GCTGTCGCGCAGCCAAATCAAGGCCTCGATGTTGCTGTACCCGGCGGCCTTGTCTGCCAGCCGGTCTCCCCAAGGCGCGCCATTGTCTTTGAGCCACTGCAGCGTCTCTGTGTCGCCCTCCCTCACGGCCGTCGCCGTCGTGAGGGTGTCCCAAGGACATCCACTGGCGCGCAGATACTTGATGACGTGGAGGTGGCCGCCATAGGCCGCGTCGTAGCACAAACTGGCATCCCACACGCACTTGTCATTCTCCCTGGCCCATTGTAGAATATTGACGTGGCCGTTCCTCGCCGCGTCGTTGCATGTATCTTCATTCCATGGGCATCCATTGGCGACGAGCCACTGCAGGACCTCCAGGCGACCTTGGGAAGCAGCTGCCAGACAAGTTTCGCTGCTCCACGGGCAGCCATTCGCATGCGCCCACCGCAGCACATCGAGGTGGCCGCCGCAGGCCGCGTCGAAACACGTCCACTCGTCCCACGGGCACCCGTTGGCGCGCGCCCACTGGAGCATCTCGAGGTGGCCTCTGCGGGCCGCTCCAGAGCAGGTGTCGGTGTCCCACATGCAACCGTTGGCGCGCGCCCACTTGAGCGCGTCGAGGTGGCCGCCCTCGGCCGCTTTGGCACACACATAATCTCCTAAAGGGCACCCGTTGGCCTTGAGCCATTGCAGAATGTGGACGTGGCCGCCCAGGGCCGCGCTGTCGTACGACGTGCAATCCCATGGACATCTCCTGGCCGCGAGCCATTGGAGCGCGTCGAGGTGGCCGCCGCCAGCCGCTGCCGCGCACGTCCGCGCGTCGCAGATCGAACCGCTGTCGACCAACCACTGGAGCGTTTTCAAGTGGCCGTGTGCGGCCGCGTCGGCCGCCGCCGCTTTATCCCACGGCGCGCCACTGGCTTTGAGCCACTGCAGGACGTGGAGATGGCCCCCCGCAGCCGCGCGGCAGCAGACCCGCTCGCCCCAGGGGCAGCCTTTTGCGCGCAACCATTGGAGCGCTTCGAGATGGCCGCCCTCGGCTGCAGCAGCGCACGCGCTGCCCGGTCGTGTACATCGATCCTCATCCCAGCGCCTTATGGCTGTATAGTCGCTTTCGGTGGCGGCAGCGTTGCCCCACGGGCACGCGCTCTTTTTGAGCCACCGCAGCACGCCGAGGTGGCCCCCCTTGGCCGCGCTGACGACGACATCCCTGTCCCATGGGCAGCCGTTGGCGGCGAGCCACTGCGACACGCCGAGATGGCCCGCGCCGGCGGCCGCGCTACATGTGCCCTCGGCCCACGGACAACCATGGCTCGTGGCCCACTCGAGCACCGTCAAATGGCCCCTGGTCGCCAGGAGCGCGCTGTAGGCGCCCGCGATGGACGGCGCCGGCGGCGCGCAATACGTCCTCCAGCGGCGATTGACCCAGCGCGCGGCCACGGCGTCTACGGGATCAACGTGGCTCAAAATGGCCCAGAGAATCTCGTCGGGTACGGGCAGGTCCAATGCGCCGACAGCCTCGTCGCACTCTTGGACGCTGGTGCCGTCGTTTGTGTCTACGACACAGATGTTTGCTGCCATCGGGCAGAGGGTTTTGTCAATAGGCGATGATGAGTGTTGCCGTCTTTGCCGTCTTCTCCTTTTTTTGCTTTGGTGGGTATCGTCGCGCGCGACACAGAACCCAACACACGTAGCATGCACAAAAAAGGCGTTGCAATCTCTCTGGTCCCTCCATAAAGACGACAGAAGTGACACGTTTTTTTCGTATTTCAATGTTTTTAATTGGGCCACGTGCCGCACTCGGCGAGCAACAGAGACCCGGCCGGTACCTTGCACTGCACCGCGGTCCGTTTCACCTTTTTTCTTACGACCTGCACGCCAGAGTGGGCGCGCGCGCCGGCCAGAAATGGGCGTGGCGGCGCATTCACACGGACGGAAAGAAAGAATGGGGAAAAAAATGAAAAAAGTGGTTTGTCCTCTTTCTTTTGTCCATGGGGATAGGTGCGCGCGGCTTGCGTCCCTGTGTTTTTTTTTCGCAGAGCGCGTCCCCCGGACGTTCCCGCCCCTTTGTTCCTTCATTTGTTGCTCTTCCTTTTGCCTTTTTTGGGTCGCTTTAGCCGGCATCCATTGGAGCGCGCCCATCGGACCACGTGCGCGTGGCCTGCGTGGTCGGCATAGAGGCGCACCCTCACGTCCCACGGACATCCGTTGGCGCGCGCCCATTTGAGAACGTCGAGGTGACCTCCGAGAGCCGCTTCGGCGCAAGTCTCTGCGTTCCACGGGCATCCATTGGCACGCAGCCACTGCAACACGCCCAGCTGTCCCATGTAGGCTGCGTAGTGGCACAGGTCCTCCTTCAGCGGATACCCGCCAGCGTGCAACCATTCCACCGCGCCGAGGTGGCCGCCCGCGACCGCCGCGTACATGCACGCCTCTCGATTCAGCGGGCATCTGTTCTCGCGCGCCCACTGGAGCACGCCCAAGTGTCCTCGTTCGATCAGCGCCGTCGTATAAGCACGCGGCGTCAGTTGCCGTGCCTCTGGGTGTCGAGCGCGTCGTGAACCCGACGCCAGCAGTTGGCGCCACTCTCTGCTCACCCACGCCGCCGCCACAGCGTCGATCTCGTCCAAGTTTTCAAGAATCATCGACGTGATTTCGTTCGGTATCGGCAGCCCGCAGCCGTCGCCTTTTGGTTCGCTGCCTCCCTCCATTGCGCGCTTTGTCTTTTTTTTATCCTGCTTTTTCCTCTCTTGTTCTGGCGTAGGTCGCTTTTTCTTGCTTCGTGCCCGTCGCCGGCCACATTGCGTGTTTTTTTTGTGCGCGCGGTCGCCCGACGTCGCCACTTTTGTCCTGTCGCTGTGTGTCTATCTCATGCCGAAAGTCGCGCGCCCGGCCATTGGCCCTATCGTTGGGTCGTTCGGTGTGCGCCCGCCTCTTTCTTTTTTTTTGCGATCACCGCACGCGCCCACGCCGACAATGTCTGCTGTCTTTTTTTTCGGTTGCAACATTTCCTGTCGTGGCACCGCTAGAGGGCGGCGCGTTGGCCCATCGCGCTCGCTGTGGCCCGCCCGTTCGTCTCCTTTGTCGAGCCCGACAAAAGACTCTTTTTTTGTTGTCGTCGTGTTCGGTAGAGCACAGGCTCTTTTTTGTCCCTTTTTTTTCCCCGAGAGAATGGACCGGAAGGGATGACACGCGAGCCGCGCAAAGGGAAAAAGAAAAAACAGTTTAAGGCACCTACCGGGAATGACGACCCAATGCGCCATGGCCAATGACACGAATGTTTCCCGATCATAAATGCACGTTTTCTCTCTCTCTCTCTCTTATTGGCTCTATGATATCTTTTGTAGGCTCCTTCGTGTTGCCTTGTCATTCCCAGTATGCCGCCTTAATGGCCACCGCGTTCATGTCGACGATCGCAAAAGGATTCGTGGCGCGCCAGGCGCGCCATCGCCAGCACGTGGAGGAAACCTTTTTTCCTATGGCCAGTCATCATGAAAGCGGTCCAGAAGTTGTGGTTTGTGCCGCTTGCTTTCTGTCCACCGCGCACCGCCCCAAAACACTTCTCTTCTCTTTTTGGCAATGAGCAACATTTTTTTTGCGATTTTCCTTGTGCCGAGCGGCACCACGGCCCCCTCCCTTGGGAAAAGAAGGAAAAAAAGGGAAATTGATATCCCCGTCTTTCATGTGATGCCCAAGAGGCGCGCGCCGTCGCGCGTCCAACTGTCGATGGGGCATTTGTTTTCACAGAGCCACCGGAGGACGTGCTTGTGGCCAGACCTATAGGCCTGTTGGCACGCCTCTTGGTCCCACACACAGCGGTGGGCGCGCATCCACTTGACCACGTCGAGGTGACCGGCGCCGGCCGCCGCTGCGAGCGCGCGTCGGTTCCACGGGCACTTGTTTCGTCTCAACCACTGGAGGGTGGCCAGTTGGCCGCCGGCCGCGGCTGCCGTACACGTGCGCGTGCCGTGTGGACACCCGTTGGCGATCGCCCACCGGAGCACGTCGAGGTGGCCCTTTGCCGCGGCGCCGTTGCATGTCGACTCGTCCCACGCACACTCGACTGCCTCGCGCAACCAGACGAGGGTGTCGAGATCGCCGCACGTCGCCGCCGCCGCGCACATCCACGGGCGCGGCGGTATCCCGCCGACCTCGACCAGCCACCGCGCGAGGCTTGGTCGACCATTGCGCACGGTGGCCTCGCACGCATCGTGGTCCCACGGCGCGCCTTTGGCAAGTAGCCACGAGAGCACGTGGCGGTGGTCTCTGGCCAATGCCAGAGCGCTGGCACGTTTGTTCCACGGACATCCCTTGTGCCGCAGCCACACGAGCACCTTTAGGTGGCCTCCTTTGGCGGCGCAGGCAAAGGTGGCCCCGTCCCACGGACACCCGTTGGCGTGCGCCCACGCGAGCACCGCCAGGTGGCCGCCCCTGGCGGCATAGTCGCACGTGCGCGCGTCCCAAGGGCACCCGTAGGCTCGGAGCCAGTCGAGCACGTCGAGGTGACCGCGTTTGGCGGCATAGGCGCACGTCCACTGGTCCCACGGACAGCCCTCGCCGTGCAGCCACGCGAGGACATCGAGATGGCCGGCCTCGGCGGCGGCCGTGCACGTCCATCGGTCCCACGCGTAGCCGTTGGCGCGCAGCCAGGCGAGCAGCGCAATGGAGCCGCTCCTGGCAGCGGCATCGCACGCCCACTTGCTCTTCGGGCAGCCGTTGGCGTGTAGCCACATAAACACAACAAGATGCCTGTTGGTGATCGCTGCGACGATGGCGCGATCGTCCCACGGACACCCGCCGGCCCGGAGCCATTGAATCAGTTCTAGATGGCCGCCTCTGGCTGCGGCCTCGCATGTCAACGCGCTCCACGGGCACCCTTTGGTTCGTGCCCATTTGGCTGCGCCGACATGACCGCGCTCGATCATGCGGTCCATATAGGTATGCGGCGCGCCCTTGTGTCTGTATGAAGAGGAGCACCGACGCCACTGACGACTTGTCCATCGTGGAGCCACCGCATCCATTTCATCCAGATGATCGAGTATGGCCTCGACGATCTCATCCGGCAGGGCTGGCACCATGTTTTCAATGTCATCGGAGCCGCCATCCATCATACTCGCTAGATTCACGCGTGCACGCACGCCGCGCGGTCTCGACAACAATGAGTGTGGGACTTTTTTGTGTTTTCTTTGTGGGTCGTCAGCACACAAATACAAAAAAAGAAGAGGAGGAGATGCGAAGCAAAAAAATCGCCGCTTGCACAGAGCCCACAGTGCCCCACGCTGCGGTAGCATTCTTTCTTTTCTTTTTGAAATCTTTTTGTCATCCAATGGACATTGGTTTCCTTTCATGGTGCGGTTCTTTTGTGCGGTTTGTTGCTGCCCTACAGCGGGCGGCCTTTCTCTTTGTGTGTCAGTCTCTGTGATCGATTGTGTTTTTGTCCTTTTGCCTTGGGCCGCAACGCTCGCAGACAAAGAAAAAAAAAGAAATGGTGTCTTGATGCGTATTGGCCAAAATCCTTTTTTTCTCTTGCGCGGTGGTGCCTGCGCCTTGGCGCCCGCCTCTTTCCGCGCGCACACTGAATAGATCCTAGCGCGGGCGTGGCCCACATCGTGCCGCACAGCCTTTTGCGCACGAACCGAATGGATCTCAACATGTGTGTGGCGCACCTCGCGCGGCGCGAGCGGCATGTGCGGGTTTCAGAGACCAATACGACCACTGCCGACGTGGGCATCACGGGGGCCGGCATTTTAATGCACTTGCCCTCGCTCGCGCTTGAAGAGATCCTCTACCATCATCTCTTTGGCGAGGCACTATGCGCCGTTGCGACCGCTCTGGCCGACAAGAATAACGAGGACGACGATGTGACCGACGTGGCCGTTCTGTGTACGTGGTTGGCCTCGACACACGCGCCGCTTCACGGTTCGCCCGAGTTTTGGTGTGCCGCCCGCCGCCTGAAAAACGTATGGCCTCGTATTGTCTGCGAACGCTTTGACATCAAAGATTTCGCTTGGCGCGGCCTATCTCCATGGCCTCGGTCGGCAGGCGGCTCTGTCACGATGGTCTGCGGTCCTCGCTGTCAAGGCAAGACGACTGTTGCGACGCGCCTCGCTCGCGTGTTGGCGCAACGCGTTCGACATGTCGTATGCGTCACGACCGATGCCGACCACCCCGTGTTTGGCATTTTTTCTTCTGAATCCGCCGTTGATGATTACGAACTCAGGGACACTAGAGGCGACCATTTTCTCGACGTCTTTGATATTGATCGCATGTGGCAGACCATCGGCGTACTCGTGCGTGCCCATGCGCAAGAGGGCCTCCTGCTCTTTGTGGATGAAATGTTTTGGTGCTACGACGGCCAGACCGTCGACCCCCTGGTCAAAGAGGTCAGAGATCTTGGCGTACACCTCGTGATCACACACCAGGGCTACCCCCCAACAGGCGACCAGATGGCGCACCTGGACCGCATTTTGTGGACCTGCAGCGATCCTGATGCTCAGAGACAAACACCCCTGCGAACGATGTGCGCCGCGGCAGCAGTCGACCCCGCCGCCCTGCCGGTGGCGGACCGCGAGCATCCGGGCAACGCCGGTGCCTGGGACGTCTATGTTTACCAGCGCCGCCATGATGGCACGCGTGATTTGCAGGTCATGCCTTTTGCTCGGGCGTCACAATAAGACGCGTCATCACTCGCCATCTTTTGACGAGGCCACGACAATGGGATTTCCCTCGGCTGGTGCAGAGATTGATTTCTGTGTGACTTTCCTTGTTGACAACCCGCTCTTGTTGCGTTGTTTGCGTCTATTTGTTTTTTTATTAAAAAAATGCAGACGCCCAATCTTTTTTTGTGCAGTGGAGAGTTCTGTACGTCCCGACTTTTTGTTGTGTCTGTCTTTTTTTGTTTGTGCGGCGCAAGACAGCGAATTTGGATACATCTCACGAAAAAAATGGGCAACTCGTTGTGGTGGCCGCTCTGTTTATCGGCGTGTGCGTTGGCCCTCGCGGCAACAGTCCAAGTTCGTGGTGGGTCTGCTGCGAGAGTAGAAAAGAGCGCATAACCAACGCCCAAAGGAAATCAAAAAAGGAAGAGATACGTCTTTCGCGATCGAGAGTTTTCAATGTTTTAATGGCCCGTTACGCTCCTTTTTTCCCTTTGCATCGCAAACCCAAGGACCACCATCATCGACGCTGCCGGCCCTTGCGCCATCGCCTAAGATGGCGCTGCGATGCGTGATCGTCGTCGTCGAGGTCGAGCATGCTGTCGACGGTATCCTCTGGTGCGAAAAACGCATCGTATTCGCCCTCGTCCAAGAGCCAAGTCCACGGTTTGTCCGACATGGCATGGTCCTCTTCCATCATATTTTCCAAGATGGCGGCGTGCTCGTTGTGTCCCTCGATCACGTGGTCCATCTCGTGCCGCGTGCCGACGTCGACGTAAAACACACAGGCCCACGCGAACCAGTCCTTGGCAAAGCGCACATTTTCGAGTCGCATCGGGTGCGCTCTCCATCGTCGGATCAGGCATTCGAGGCTCGCCTCGGCAGCAAACCACGTCATGGCAAAAGAGCGGGCACCGATATAGACCACGGCCACGCTGCCCCACGCAGGATGACGCGCGTCGCAACAGAGCACGAGCATGCGCGTGCTCTGACCATAATGACAATCATCCATCTCGTGTGCGCCTCGAAGGGGCAACCATCCGCGCACAGAACCAATGCTGGCCAAAAAGCCCTCGCACCCGCGCACGTTGGGCGCGAGTGCGGTTTGGCATGTCAATCTGGTTAGGATATGCGGGTCGAGAGCATACGTGGCGGCGATGGGCACGACGAGATCATTGTCGTCGATATGTTTGGCCGAGAGGAGATCTGTGTAGCCGTCTACCCATTCGCGGCGTCGCCCACCAAATGACCACACATGAGGTTGGTTGAGATCCACCCGATCGACAATGGGCACACCGCATCCTTGCTGTCGATGACTAGGAAAAGGCGCGCCGTCATCACAATCATCATCAAATCCCGCGTTCTCGCTGTTGCCGGCGAGCATTTTTTGGCCGCAGTTGTCACACAGCCAATCCACGGTCCAAGTGCCGTGGTGTACAGTGTATGTCTTCCACTTGATAGCGGGTGCCCGCGACGGCGGGTTTTGTCGCGTGCGTCGAGAGGACAGCGCTTTGACCGTCGGTACGGCAGTATGACGGTGAGCGCCGCAGCCGCTTTCGTCCTCGTTGGACTTGTGCGCATCGCCCAATTCTTTTTTGTAAACGTCTTTGTATCCTTGATAGTCGTGGACGTCGGTACCGTCTTGTGATGCGTATCCCTCGTCGTCGTTGTCATCGTCGTCGGTACTGGCATCTGTATCACCACAATAGCGGCCAAATCGCCAGGCTGTCGACTGTGGTCAACATGTGTACACATTTGCACGGATACGCATAGGTGGCGGGCGTTGGGCGTCCTTGCGTGCGCGCGCGATTAAAAAAAGAATGGATGCAGTTTCTTGCGTGCGTTCACGTTGTCGAGCGCTCTTGAATTACAGCAATTTTTACAACCAAAAAGACACACGTACACACACATAAAAATGGGCAGTAGGGGTAAGAAGATACCCCAAGAGCATTGGTCACAGCGGGCGCGGCACAAGTGGTGATCGCAAAATGCCGTCGCCTTTTGCCAGCGTGACACAAATGTGTCGACGCTGGCGTAGGCGGCCAACGCATCCTGGCGTGCCCGATGACGCGCCACACCATAAAGCATTGTGCATGTGGCCGCGAGACTCGGTAGATCGCGCGCAACGCAATGGTGGGCGATAAGGGTCCATATTTCTGCAGGCAGGTCGTGCCGCGATTGAGTATACGACAAGCGACTTTTTTGGTTTGGCGATTCGTCAGGATTGACCAGCGTGGTGTCTGGTTGTGCCATCGGGCCTGTCGTGTGTTTTCTATGGCGCTGGATGGGGGCGTGTGTATGCGGTTTTTTGTTTTGCCTTGTCCCTAGTGGCGGGCGTCGCTCAGAATGACCTTTTTTCTTTTGTTTTCCCCATGTGTCGCAAGCCTGTCGGGCCATAGGTTAAAAAACGTCCAATCCTATTTCTTGTAGGCATTGTTGGCCCTTTGTGGGCCAAATGAGGCCGAAAGGGTAGGATGCGCCGCGCGTGCCGTCGCGCGACAATCCGAAAAAAAGGAGAGACTTGCGATGGTCCTCTTTGCGCCGTGGCATTTTTTTAGAAAAAAGGAAAAAGGTAATGTGCGTCAGGAGAAAAGTCTTTGATGAACAGCGATCGCCATTTTTATGTATTTTTGACAGCAAAGAAAAGTAGACATCTTGTCGAATGGCAATGCCGCGATACATTCAAATGGCGTCGGCCCCCCATGTGGCGCTGCGCCATGGACATCCGTTGGCCATGGCCCATGGCACCAGGTCGAGATGGCGTCCACGGCGCTCCATCGAAATGGTCCACTGGCCCCAGGGGGCGCCGTTGTCGCGCAGCCACTTGAGAATGTCGAGTCGACCTGTCGACGCGACCGCAAATTCGAGAGACGTGCTGCGCCGCAATGAGCGCCTTGACCTCGTCGGGCACGAGCATGTTTGCCAAGAGCACCCTCGATGCTGGACCGCGCGACAGCGTGCGCGCCGTTTGCATTGTCAGCGTGGGCGTCTCACGCGCCAGTGGCGCCAGGCGGCTGCTCACATGTTTGATATTGCGCTCGCTTTCGAGCGCGGCCACGAGTTGGGGCCAGTGCTTGCGGATCGGTTAACCGTCGACTAATTCACGCCGAATTCTCCAATCGCAAATCATATAAATCAAAGAATCCCTCTAAAATCCCAGATTTTAGTCGCCGGTTAACCGATCCGCAAGCACTGGGCGCGGCGCGCTCTGGCCCCGCGAAGCGGGCGCCGGCCCAGTCAGTCTGTCTCGTATTCTTTTTCCTTTTCATACCAAGCGCCATACGAGACCTGCCCGCAACCACCGCCAAAGGCACATCGTCGGTCATTGCATCGTTTTTTTAAAATAAAAACAGAAGGACACCAAAAGGATTATGGCGCCAGTGCGAATGTGGGCGTGATCGCGGCGCACGCAGAACCGGCATTTGCCAGATCGCCCGCAACAAGATTGGCGCCGCTTCGGAGCGCCAGCAAGGCCAACACACTTTGCATATGCACGGTGTGAAGTCGACGGCCATCAGGCTGTGCACCATATAGTTCGTTGGCGTCGGCCACAAGCCTTGCAACGGTCGCGACGAGTGGTGCGTCATCGCTGTCGGGAGAGCGGTCGTTCACGTCCCTGAATGCCGCAACGACTGCAGCGTCGACAGTCGCACGGTCGACACGTTCAAAAGGGCGGTTGGGCTGGTCGTCGCGGCACACGGCCTCGATGGCTTCCCGCTCGCCGGGCGATATCGTCGGTTGGCCGGTTCGCGCCGAGACGTCTGGTGCCAGACGCTCTCCCTGACGCACGCCGCGCGTGATAGCAGTGTGAGCAAGCCGTCCACACAATAGGCGGGGGCGCTTCAGTTCACCCTCGTCCGGTTCGGTGCTCCATCCACGCGCCACCGCCACGAGAGGCGTAAAATGCTCGGGGTCGAGGTCGCGCTCTTCTGCCGTGGTGTTGCACGTAGCCTGCCACACGTCGAATCCCACATCGTCGCGGAGCGTCCACGGCAGGGTGTTGACGGCAAAGGCCGCAGGCGTACGTGCGATTGCGCGTCGCACTAGCGCCTCCAACCGATTGGGCGTCTGTCTCGTGGGAGGCGTCGTCTCGGCTCGGCGTCGCTTGTCGGGCGCAACAAAAAAGTTGCCCGTCAAATCCCTTTCCGAGGCAACCGACCCTGCACGGACCGCCGCTGCATAAGGGGCCGCCGCCGCGGCGGCGTGCTGACCGAGAGCCACGGCCAGCCCCTCTGCGAGTTGACATTCGTCAAACCAGGCATACATGGCATAGGGCGTCGGTCTCCTGTCGAGGTAAGGGGTCACTTCGGGTGGCAGCACAGAGAGGGCTTCAATCCACCTGAGTTTGCTCAAGAGCGGATCCAGCGCGCGCTCGACTATCGTCCTCTTTTGCTGTTCCTTTGCGACATACGCCTCTTCGTCCTCGTCAAGGTCACGGTCGTCGTCGCCTCGCCATTCAGCAAAAGTTTGGGTATTGATGGCTTGGGATAGAAGCACCGGGATGACCGACGCGAAAGGGCGCAAGGCCAAAGGCAAGGCGGTGGGCGGAGGCGCGGGCAGGTCGCCGGGAAGGTCCAAGGGTTTGTCGAATGAATAATGATGCTCCCACATGCGCCCAAGGACGGTGGGTTCGTCTTGGTTTGTATTACCATAGGGCACCGCAATGAGCAGCGCCACAGTGCTGTTACCCGCGGGCAATACAACGACAAGATATCGGCGGTCCGACAAGGCGCACCAACCAAAGTCGGCGTTCTTGGCAAGAACCTTTGTCGCGTTGGCGGCAAAGGCCGCGCGCGATAGATCGTACGTCGCAGCACGCTGGCGTTCCGCTGCACCGAGAGCGGCAACCAAGACCTCGGGCGGAGCGTCGAGGGCTTGGTTGAGAACTTCATAGTAACGACCTTCGTTTTGGTGGCGCCGCCGCGCGCGAGGCAACCCAACGAGGTCGAGGTAGGCGTTGACGACCTCCCATTGCGTGGGAGGCCATCTATCGGGCCAACCGTAATCTATAACCGCGTCCGTTGCATCGGGATCGTCTGCCAAACTCGTCCATAGTCGCTCGTAGTAGGGTAGCATCTTTTCGCACGGTTTGCGTTCCATGTAGTGGTCAATCACGCGCTCGTCGTCTCGATTGGCCTGGCCTGTTTGACGGCGCGCGCAGGCTTCGGCCAGCGCGCCCGATACTTGGGGTATCGCGACGGTATCCATGATGTCGTGGGCAGGATGAAATTGCAAGGAGGCGCGAGGTCGCGGCTCGTGGCCTCTGCCCTTTTTCTGGTGGCGGTCTGGAATCGGTTGCTGAGCCGTCGTCGTGGCGCCGCAGCAACAACTACAGACTCTTTTCCTTGTCTGCGTCGCCGCTTCGCGGGCTGCCGGTGGCAAAACTATGGCAGTCCCGGCCTGGACGATAAGGCCGATGCTGGTCGAGTGTAAGCGTGCCCTCACCCAACCCATCTTGCGGCGGTCCGCCAAACCCGCGATCAGCCAAGGACGATTCAGGCCTATGTTCGCTTTTTTTTGGATTGTCTGCAAGCATATGCGTGTTTGTGCATTCCTGCTCTGTCGCCATCGGGTCCATATTGTCCTTTTTTTCGCTGCGGCGGTTTGCAAACGGACGAATGCGGACCGGCGCCGTGAGGCCGGTCCAGCCGCGACCAATATCACCGTCGAGTGCCCAGCACGGCCCCAAACTTTCAAGTGGGGAGGGGGGGGGCAAAAATAAAAAGTCAAAGGTACGTCCCAAAAGTGTCTGCACCCCGTTGTTTTGTCTGCTTAAAAATGGCAGACATACAAGAGCGAGACGAGCGGCGGACAGAGACCAGTCGATCAGCTAAAACAGTCGAGTTTCACTGTCGACGTTCCTACTGCGCCAGAATGAATCCCAGATCTTTTGCCGCTACCCGGTGAGGCATGTCTGATGTCGGCGCCTTTGCCCATTCCCGAGCAGACAAAACATCGCGCCCTAGGCACTTTTGGAGCGTCTCTTTGACTTTGTGATTTTATTTTGCCGCCCCCTCCCTCCCCCCTTGAGAGACGAGGACTGTAAAATTGATGTCAGGCTCACTGGCGCATCGACAACAAAGACGCCGATTGGTCGATTGCGCGCGACGCCAAACAAACGACAGGCTCATTTGATTTCGCAGACACTCACAGACGGATTGTTGCGTGTAATCTTTCTTTTTTCCCGATCCAGCCGTCTGTTAAGCCACGTTGCTCTCTGCTACAGAAATCAAAATGGGAATGACGACCACGATCAACAATCTTTTTCCTGAACTCGTCGGCTACATACTTGTCGAGTTTACCGACTCGGTCGATCGGGTGGCAGCCTATTGTGTGTGCCGCCAATGGCGCCATCAACTCAAACAGAACCACCGGTACGCCTAGACGTGCTCGTACCGCAACCTGTGGTCTATCGCGCGCAGCGCCATTGAGACCGACCGACCGGCGGTAGCGCAATGGCTGCTGGACCGCCCGGCGGCATGGATCAAACCCATCGGCGCAAAAACGCTGCTCTTGGCAGCCGCCGAAAAACTCGACGACGGCATGGTGCGCTTTCTGCGATCAAAGTGCGGATACAGATGGACGCCTGCGTCGGCCGAAAGGGCCATACACGCCGGCTATGCGCCGGCGGCGAACCAGATCGACCATGGTAATCGCAATGCGCCGCCGAGCGCGAGCGCGCGCAAAAGGGCCCTGCAGTACCTTGTCGAGGTGGACGATCCCGTGCGTCTGGAAGCCACCTGGAAGCCAGACGCAGAGATCACCATTGAGCGCACGACCCTGAATGCATGCTGCCACGGTTCTTTGCGTGTGCTCGACTGGTTACGTCGCGCGCATTCGCTCACGGTGACGCCCCGCGTGGTCCACACGGCCGCGTCTGCATCGCAAAACAGCGCCGACATGGTCGCGTGGGCGCTCACCCAGTGTGATTTTGCCTGTGGACCTGCCGAGTTGGATTATATCGGCGTCCATGCCTCGGCTGACGCTCTTGCGTGGCTCATCGGCCACACTAAAAACTACAATCCGACCTACGACGTACTGCGCCTCGAATACCGGCTGTTTGTCAAGGCCGTTGAATGCGGTCGCTTGGACGTGGCCGTTCGAAGCATGCACGATCCTGGCCTGGCGAGCGCGCTCGCCTCTGTGCGCCCTCATTCCATAACCCTGCGCCTTCCCTCTGCCGACAACGAGCAGAATGTGGACGACATGCTGTCTGCGCTCGACGCCCTTGGCGATCTGGCGTGCCTGCGCGTTGGTGGTATATCCTTTGGCGGGGCCGCACGCAAAGGCGCCGTTAGGGTTCTCGGCTGGCTCCATCGTCATCGGACCGAGCCGGTAGACAGCCGCGGTATTGCAGGCTGCATTGTCCACTTTGGGCACCCGAGATCGGTCGCGTGGGCACTGGACGCGGGCTATGACTTTGGAGACGATGCCCTCTACAAGGCCGTCTCGTTGGCCCCACCCGATGACCGATCCCCGCACGATCGCCGCGAGGTAACAAAAGTGCTCGCACAAAATGGATATCGGTGGACCGCCAAAGCATGCAAGATGCTCGTGCACAAGGGCGACTTTTGGACCTTTGTCGACGCCATCGATCGCGACGGCGCGCCGTGGGAACCCGAGTCTTATGCCGCAAAGGCTCTCGCGCACGATTCAGCCGCGCACCGCCGCATAGCCGCGTGGATCGCACAGTGCGCCCGGTTCGACATCGGCGCCCTCGATCGCGATCTCGTCAATAAACGCAAGTGACTCAGGCGATTTTTGTTATCTATTTTCTTATTTTTTATCCAATAGTCTTTTTTCTTGGAGCGTGCGCAATCGCAAGGCGGCCTTTCTTTTTGCTCGCGCGCGCGGTCTTTGTGTCTGTTCTTTTGTTCCTCACACTGTTCGGGCGCATGCTTTCGAGACGAGGCCAACGCCTATCTATCAGAAAAAAGACATGCACGGCGGCAGCATCAACGCGATTCTTTGTGACGATCTGCTGTATCGCATCCTCGTTGTCGACTTGGGCACAGCCGCGGCACCCATTATGGCGCGCGTGTGCAAACGGTGGCAGGCCGTCATCTCGGCCGCTCCCGACCGATGGCGCGACCAGTTTATCGAAGAGACGGCCGCCAACGTTGTCGCCGCCGGCGTCGCGCCGGGGCGACTGTTGGTCGGGTGGGCGGCTCGCGTCCGTTTCCTCGAAGCGCGTGCTGGTGCGCGATTCCTGCACGTCGGCCATCTCATAGCGGCCGTCGCACAAGGTCATGCGAAACTGGCTGCGTGGATGCGCCGCCAGCAGCACCCTTGGGTCGACTGCGATCCCGACGGCAAGGACGACGACGCTCACGGATTGTCGCCGCCCACGCGCGATATCGCCTGCTTTTTCTGTCCGCGCTGTGGCGGTGGCCGCGAGGCCGACGTGTGGCCTTGGGCGTGCGCCCTCCGAGAGGGCAACGCGCGCAGCGTCGTCGCAGACCTCGATGCCTTGATCGCCGTCCGTGGCCCGATTACCGACCGACAGCGCCGTTGTTGGTCGCGCGCCCTGCATCTCGTCCTGCCACTATTGGCGCGGTCGGGCGACATTGATCTCGTTACCCGTTTCCTGAAAGAGGACTTGCTGGAGAGACCGTGGCACAGCCGTTGGGCGATCTGGCGGGCCGCGGCGACCGCGGGACGCCTGGACCTTTTGCAGTGGGCCCACGCCGGCGGCCACGCCACCGATGAAAGCACATTCGATACGCCGTATCGCCCCGACGGCGAGCATCCCAAAATGACCCCCTTATCCAAAGGCGCCGCGCGTGCCGGCGCAATCGACGCATTGAACTGGATCGACGCGACGTGGCCCGAGTCGTCCAACTCCCTCAAAGTGTTTGAGGCCGCGCTCCGAGGCGGCCACAGCGCTGTACTCGATTGGCTCGACGGCAAGTACCCGCGGATGATCCAACAGCAGCGGCACCCAGGCGAACCCCGCCTTTTGGCCCTCCATGCGGCGCTCGCGCCCTCGCCCTCGTCGTTGGAGTGGATGCGCGCCAAGGGCCTCGTCGTGCCGATCGACCTGCTGCGTATGGGCGGCCAACTTTTGGGTGCACTTCCAAAGTCGCCCGCCATCGTTGACTATGCCGTGGACGTGCTCGGGTGCGCGCCGCTTGACGCCCCGGCCCTGGTCCGCGCATCCAAAGCGGACCGTCTCGACTTGGTCCGCCAGGCTCATGGTCGCGGATGGATCAACAACAACGCCCTCTACAGGCGCATGTGGTCGGATGCGGTCAGAAAAGGTGCCTCTGGCGTGGCGTCGTGGCTCGCCGCCAATCCGCCGTCTGCTGCTGCCCCTCGTCCCCCTTTCGACATCTGTTGCCGTGGCGATGGTTGTCCGCCCGTCGAGACGCTCGCGCGCCAGCGTCTCGCTGGCATACCTTGGCACCCCAGACGATCCCTCAACGACGACGGCACGCGACTGTGCACTCCCATCTGCATCATATGGGCGCTGTCTCACGGTTGCCCCATGCCCCAACAGTGGCGGTTTCTGTCGCGTGACGGCATTGTAACCGCCTGCTCGCGGTCGATCGTGCATGGGCGACGGCCGACGCGGCATCCGCACCCACTCTACTTGGCGACTGCCGCGCCACTTTTGTGCATGGACGCCTTTGAGGCTGCCGGCATCCAGGCGCGTATCGACGTCGCCCGCATCGTCGAGGCCAGGGCCGGTTCTTGGGTGCGCGACCACAAACGCACCAACTACAACGACACATTGGTGTCTCTGCGCCACGAGTGCGATAGTGCGGCGACGGTGCTGGAGCACCTCGCGCGCATCGTCCGCCGTCCGCGGTCCGTCGCGACGCCGACATGCCCCTCCACGCCCCAACGAGCAAACAAGCGTCGGCACCGGCGCTCGTCTAAAAAGTCGCGACGATGACTGCACAAGGATCGTCCTGCAGACAGGCGCGTCACTGAACCGGTTCGCCTCTAGTTACTCGCAAGACCGAATAATGCACCAATGGAAATGAATTATGCTTTAAAAAATAGTGGGAAAAAAGTCCAACGTGAGGTATGGTTGCCTTTTTTTAATTTCTCGTGTAAATGCAGGTTTTTTGTCATAGCCTGTCCACGCGATGCCGTCACACAAAGAGCGCGTGAGGTCAACAAAAAGCGCCCAGATGCCGCACGCCCATTCTTTGTATCGGTGTGACGACACCGGCGCCACAATTTATCTCTTTCAACGCCTTGGAAGCGCCACATTCTTTGTGGTGCTCGACCATGTCGAGGCGGCCGTCATTGCCGTTGCCAGCGTGGTGCGGGCTCCCGCTAGGTAATGGCCATTTTTTTTTCTTTTTGGCGAGCGCGGACGCCCCCGGCACACAGACGAACGCCAAACACAACATTTCCAGGCGCCCAAATGCAACAAGCACCATCACGACGTCTGTATCCGCCCTCCCGCCAGAAATTGTGGCGACGTGATCGGCATGGCCGCGCAGGGCGACGTCGGCGGGCTCGCGGCGCTCTGTCAGTCGCACCCGCCCCTTCGATCCTTGTGCACAGAGAGAGTTGTGCACAGATCTCTTTGAGTCCGTCCGTGGGGCGCTTCCTGCCGCCAGGCCAACTTGCAACCCCCGCCGATGTAATTCGTGCCTACCGTACGGCCGACCAAGTTCGCCGCTGACTGCGCTTTGCCATCTACTCTACGCTCGCGCGCTACACTACCGGAAATGTGGCCGGACCGCCTGTTGTTTGACAAATTTTCACAGGCCGATTCTGCCGTCGACGTGCTCGATACTTTGCCCCGGCGGGCCGATCGCCTTACTGTGCAGGCTCGCGTGCGCCGGGCGATGTCCGATTCCTACTCAATCGTGGCAGCGGCGGCGAAGCCCTCTTCCAAATGGGGTCCATGGACCCCGACGGGCCTGCATGCGATCTGGTCAATGCGCTGTTTGCCACTGCGATCGCCCCGGCGGACCCCGACGCACCGTGCACCGCGGTGGACCTCTTTTCTGTCTTTCCTGGCGCGGCGGCCTATGTGCGCCAGGCGCAACCGCTCAACTTCATGTACGAGCCTAGAGCGCGCCAGACACAGCGCTTTTGTCGGTTGATATCGACGGCATCCTGAATGATCCCGTGTCGCCCGCCCATCGACCCTAAAAATTACGAAAACAAACTGTATCCCAACTTTTTTATTTTCAATCGTTGATTTTCGATCGTATTGTCGGCCTTGTGCGTGCGTCGCTTGTCGGTTGCCGACGTAACAAGGACAAAAAAAGAAAAACGGTACAAAAATTTTGTCGCCATGCCAGCGCTGTGCCGACGCGCGATGATTACAGGCTACCCGCGCATCCACCATGTCTGGATTGCTCAGATATCTTTTGTTGTAGCCACCCACGCAGTGCTTGCTTATGGTTAGTTGACCAATGGTCGGCTAAGGGCTCTAGTCAGTCGGTTTAGCGCGGTTAAGCCGCATGAATAGAATTCCCACCCGACGGTCAAACCGCAATAAAAGGCAGAAAAAATTAGGCGACGCATTCGGACTCGATTTGCTTGCGCCAGTTTATCTGCGAGTTCGGATGACGGGTTTTATCCGGCAATTTTGGGTTCTGCATTGAGGACGTGCAGATTTCGTGCTATGCCCTAAAGACGGAGGATGTGCGGGTTCGATTCCCGTTGGTATCGGCTAAGTCGCAGTTAGTCGATCATTAGTCAAATAAGAATTATCCGGCTAGCCAAACCTGACCGGCTGGAACCCGCAAGCACTGCACCCGCGCTTTGCGTCGCTGTCGAAAAAATCAAAAAAATTCTTGAGCAGAAACAAAAAAAGAGTTTGCACAAAGACTGCGACATTCAGACCGTCGTCCGGCACTTGCCGCCAGCATCAAGCCGAACAATGCAAATCGCGCAGACAAACTTTGGCGGAATACGGGCGCTTTATACTGGCGCCTGGCCAATTCGCCAGACGGCGGCAGCCAATGCGAAAAAGAAAACTATTGGCTTTTTGTGCGACTGTGGGCGTCCGATTTCTTTTTGCGCTGACGCCTGCTTTTGCGCAAACAAACACATTCTGGCAACACAAAGACCAACTGGCTATGCTGGTCAACCTGCCCGCCGACGTTGTTCTCCACATCATGGGCATTTTGCATCTTGCCGACGTCATTGCACTATCGGCTGTCTGCCGGGGCTTGTGCGATGTCGCGGCCTGTGCGACCCTACGGCAACGCCTGTTTGTGCGCGACTTTGCCCATTTCTATCAAAAGGGACTACCCGCCGAACCGTGGCCCCATCGCGATCACCCGGACGATCCGTGGCACGAAATTGCAATCGACGCGTGGAAGGGCACGGATGCCCTTGCCAACATGCCGCCACGGTGTCCTCCGCTTCCGCACCTGCCGGCACCCTTTGCGCATGCCTTTGCCGGTGGCAAGGACTGGCGCTGGCTCTACCGGGTGCACGCAGTGACACCGAGGGACACGCTCGATTCGTCTGTCGCGGGTCCCACTACCTTGCGGCTCGCCAGCGATATCATCCGATGCGATTGGGTTGACGGACACGCGGGCGGTTACATATCGTCGATTACCATGAACGATGACGGCGACGAGATCGTCGAGTGGTCGGAAGCGATGTACGGCGCCGACAAAAAAAGCCGTTCGTGGTTGGTCTCGTGTGATCGTGACGGCGTCTGCCATCAGACCCCCGCGCGCCCTTTCAAGCGCTCGTACCTCTATTCGTTTGGCCGCGACGGCATACGGCGTTGGTCGACATTCAATGGATCTGGCGTCGGCACCTTTGCCGGACTGTATGCGTCGGGCATGGCATATGACGGACATCACGATGGAGGCGATATTGCATCTATCTCGCGTCAGTGCATCGACGGTCGCACCGTAACACCGATTCGCGATGGCAAGAGCCACGGCATCGCCCAGGCATTTTGGCACAATGGCGACACCATGGCCGTTCGCTACGAGAAAGGCGAATTTGTCGAGGTCATCGATTTCGTCTGTTCTCCCACGTGCCCCCGACCAGAGTATGCCAGCGTCAGGCTTGCCGAATGCACTTGGCGCGAGATCAAAATCCGTGTCATCAACCAGACCTTTCAAGTCTTTGTTCCGGCCGACGATTCACACGACGCGCGCCTCTTTTGGCGCTATGTCGCCGACGGTCTCGTCGGGTGGGATCCGCGCATACGTCGGGTCGTCCTCGACACGATCGACATCAACGCCGAGTAGCGTATTTTTTGTGCTCTTGTTTTTCTTGCGATTTTCGGTTACGGGCGCGCTTTGGCGCGCGCGCCGGGTGCCATTGTTGCCCGCATAAAATGCAAAGACCAATTCCATGGCGCCTTCCGAATGGGTTGCGGTGATGTCTCTTGTCTACGACAAGCAGAGACCGTTAAAATAAAATGTAAAGGCATCTGGCTTGGGTTTGTCGCTGTTGAGCCGAGCCGGCGCTGTCCATGGCGCCACTCTACAACAAGAACGCACAAGTTATGCTCAACGCCAGGCAACGGACCAGTCGGACAGACAGAAATTATTGATTGGCCCTGGATAGTGCTTTAGTCGTGTGGCCAGCCAGCCAAGGCTTTTGGTCCGTCGCTTTTGGTGCAGTCAAATTGCACAAAAAAATGAGGTTCCCCTCTGACGCGTAAACCATTTCCATACTAAAAGAGAAAACAATGCGGGCCACGCGCGAGAGATGCACACAAACCAAACTCGATTCTTATTTCGCATCGGTTTGACTGCAAATGCGGATGACGAACCCTGTCCAGCAATTTGCGCTCTGTATCGAGAACGCGTAGTTTTGGCGCTGGGTCGTCCAGACGAGACATTGACAGGATCGGTTCCCACCGGCGTCGACGAGCCGCGGTCGGTGGGTCGTTGGCCAAATAAGAATCGCCTGGCCAGCCAAACCCAGGCGCTTGAAACTGGCGAGGATCGGTCACAATCCGTTCCTTTGCAGTGGGGCGTGGACGAGCATCGACGATTTGTTTATTTGGCGAGCGTCATTGTTGTTGTCGTCTTGTGGCACGCCTCGGCCCATACATTATTCCTTTTTCCTGCGTGATTATTTTTGTTTCTTTTTTTTTGGTCGTCGGTGTCTTGCGGCAAGAACAGACGGATTTCGTATACCATGACAGCAGGCACTTTTTGTTTGGGGGTTTTGGCGCAAGCGCTTGTTGTCCCCCGCAAAGAAAAATGCGAGCCGGTGCTCGCATTGGACGTCCGAGAGAGCGACGCCTACGCCGACGTGTCCCGCGCACAGGAATGCACCACAATCTGTATCAGCGAGGCAAGTTGGATCGTCGAGCCATGGGCCACTCTTTGGGGTCGTCAACCGTAATGTGGCCTGGTCGACAAAGAGAAAGAGAGAAAAAAGGAATGCGACCGATTAGTCGCCCCAACCACTCCCCTTTTTTTAGTTGCCTTGAAAAAAAAACGAAAAATGCCACAACAACGGGAATGAGGAGGCGCCCCGGCAGCCAGAGGCTCAACAGCACCGGTGCGGTCTTGGGGTCCAAAAAGTAGGCCGTGTTGCCGCGAAAAGCGCCCGCCTTGCAGCGTGCCTTGTGGGGCTGGCAGACGGCGTCGAGCGCCCCCAGGAGACGCACCGGATCGACCAGGTCCTTTACCCAGTCGTCACGCGGCTTGTCGGCCTGGTCGAGAGACATCCACACGACGCCGTCGACGACGTCGATGGGCCACTTCCAAAAGGGCATACTGCGGTTGCCGAAAAAGCGCGATGTCACCGGCGCAGTCGGATCGGCCCTGGCGACACGCTCGCGATTTTTTCGCACAGAAGCAACCGCCTTAACGGCCTCACACACGGTCTTGTGTTTCGGTTCGAGCGCACGAACCATCTCATAGCGCCTTAGCGCGAGACCGGCGGCGACGGCCATCACGTCGCACGGCGCGCCGAGTAATTTGGCCGTCCTCAATGCACGCATGTCGTTCATGCCCATGGCGACGACGAGGGACCACGAGTCAATGCGGCAGCGGTAATCTCGCACAAGACGCACGAGTGCATCGGCGCCGCCTGTCGCCAGCGCCGTCGCCGCCACGCCCTGGTCGATTGGACAGCGCTCCCGGAGAGCGGGATCGGACACGGCACAACAGAAATCAATGTGACCCGAAAGCACCGCCTTTTGCGCCGTGCGTGCGCTCCACGGATGACTGAGCGTGTTGTGCAGCCACAAGGCCATAGAGACCAATCCGCGACGTGCGGCGTGATCCATCGCGTCTGGCGGGACGCACGGAACGCGGCCGCCCCAGATGTCGACCGCGTGTGCCCTCCACTCGGGCGACACCATCGCCACCATAGGCACCCATCGTAGCGGGACATGGACAATGATTGCGCGCACCATTTCCGCTGGCATGTCGTCCATCTCGCCAAGGACCGCCTCTTTCTTTGGGAGGGGACGACTCTTTCTGGGGAAATGGTCGCCGGTGCCGCGTGATTCTTTTTTTTCTTTTTGATGAGAGATCCCTTTTGTCGAGCGCCAATGGCCGAATCGACGATTGTGCGCGCAGTCGAGGCGCCGCGATCAGGCACATTGTCGCGCCCCCGCGGCGAGCGGCCGCCATCGAGCCAAAAAAAAGTCAGAAGCAGATACGACCGCGGCCGCCCTCGTCAAGGCGCCGAGGGCCTTTTTTCCAAGCGAAAAAAGAAATGATCTATTGGTGCTTGGTATCGGGTGAAAAAAAAGGCAGCGGGCTGTCTACATTTGGGATTCTACTCTTTCTTTGCGACATAAAAGGTCTGGGGGAGGCGCTCGTTGATGCGCGTGATGCGATAGCCGAGGCGAGCACAGGCGCTTCGGATCGACGCAGTCAGACGGTCGTCGGCGGCTGTGACGTTGGTCGTGTCCAATACGTCGTCGTCGAAATCGTAAGCGCAGAAGGCGGTCTCGCCAGAAGCGAGTTTGTCGGCCACGGCTTGGTCGAGCGTCGACATCTTGACTGGCGCGGATTCCAGGTTGGGCGCTCCGGCGGGGTAGGCAACGGTCAGGCAATAATCGACGACAGCCTGATCGATCGTAGCGTCCGGCCGGCAAGAAACAATACCTAGGGCGCACCCGTTGGTTGTCGTCGGCTGTGAAGAATGATCAAATTGCATGGCGAAAAGACGAGTTGGGCGGCTGTAGAAGGGGCGCTTTGGTTGATTGGGCAAGAGGTGTGATCTGCGCATTGGGGTTTGGTTTGCCTTGTTTTATGCGTGGGCTTGCTACTTTTCCTCTGTGCCGTATGCAATCTGATGATTGGTCGCTAGGTTGGAATAGGTCGACACGCATTTTTCTGGTTGGTCAAAAGGTCGACAAGAAATAATACGGTGATGAGCGAAAAACGGCGAGGCCCGTGGTTGGGCCGTATTGGTGACGGGCGGTTGCGACATGCTCCGGGAAAAAGGCCTCTGCGCCCTAAACACCCAAAAGAATTCTGGTCAACCGCACCATCCTGTCCCGCGCGTCGCTCGGATGGGCGGCGGCATTCCTGGCGAGCACGCTACGGCAGACATGAGGCCGCGTCTTTGGCGACCAACCGCCGTACATTGGCAACTGCAAATTTCATTTCGACGCGGTTGGTTTGCGGTACTGTTTTTTCTTCTTTGGGGACGGGGCCGTGCATCGTGCGCGCCGTCCAAATGCGCTGGCGGTTTACACTGTATAAAAGCGCGTTGGTGCTCTGATGCTGAAAAAAAGAAAAGACGATTAGCCGTTGCTGCGGTCGTAGTCTGCACTGTCCAACAGCATGCTCCCCGTTGAAGTCATCCACCACGTCATGTCGGCACTGGACGATGTATCCTTTTGTGCCGCCCGGCTGGCCCATCGATCTTTTTGCGTGCATTCTCGCGCAGAGATTGTAAAGGCGCGTAAACTTTTGCGATGGCTCGCTGCCAACCAGAGGGCGCTATGCGCCCAGGGCAAGACCGAGGCCGTCGATGCACTGTGCGACGCCGGTGTCACCTTTACATTTGCGGATCTGATCGAGGCCGCTGCGGGTGGTCACCTCGGCGTGGTGAGGCGGCTGCATCCCATCGTATCCCCCTACACTCTGACCTACATCAAGTCCAACGCGGCCGCGCATCGGATGTATAACAGTCTCTCCCCCAGACCGACCGATGCCCTGAATCGTGCGGCCGCCGGCGGGCATATCGACGTCGTGCGGTTCCTGCACGAGAACCGCACTGAGGGCTGCACGACTTATGCCATGGACGTCGCGGCCGCGGAAGGGCATCTCGATATCGTGCGCTTCCTCCATGAGAACCGTGCCGAAGGCTGCACAACCTATGCCATGGACGACGCCGCCGTGCGTGGGCATCTCGACGTCGTGAGGTTCCTACACGAGAACCGCACCGAGGGCTGTACGACTTATGCCATGGACGCTGCAGCAGACGATGGGTACATTGACATTGTGCGATTCCTGCACGAGAACCGCGCTGAGGGCTGTACGTCCAGCGCCATGGACGATGCCGCCGCCAGCGGCCATCTCAATGTTGTCCGGTTCCTGCACGAGCATCGAAGCGAGGGCTGCTCGACCAATGCCATGGATTGGGCAGCCCAGTACGAGCGGTGCGCCGAGCGCCCCAATGTCGTCGTCTTTCTCTATCGACATCGCACCGAGGGCTGCACACCGGACGCCATCCTCCATGCCGACAGCGACGAGATCAAAACCTTTTTACGCCGGCGCTATGCCATTCGAGGCAATCGCGCCGTGCGCCGCCCCGTCGCCCAAAAGAGGCGCAGACACAAAAGAAGAAACAAGCGCGCCAAGAGACTTTTGGGTTTCGATCTCCTCGGCCTTTTGTGATTTCTCCTACCGTTTTTTTCCAGTCTGCGCCGCCAATACATTTGGACTTTTTTTCGCGTCGTCTTTTGATTTTTTTTTCTGTTGCCGTCTTTTTTCCTGGCGTGTGCGTCTGGGTTCTTGCTGTCACGCAGGGGATCGCCCCTCTTGCTTTGGTCGGCGCATGGCTCTAGCGCGAGGTTCTTGGTCCCCCAAGATGCCTTTATTTTCGAATCGGTGCCCTGCGTGCGGCCAACCACCAACCACAAGAAGGGCGCATCGCGAAAAGTCGTCCCTTTGCCTGGACCTTTGCCCCATGGTCAGGACGCGGGTGAAAAGGAGCCTGCTTCGACGCACACAAAAAAATGGACGTACGTGGCCTGCCCAACGAGATCCTCTATCGAATCGTCGGCCTCGTCGACGACGCCTCTTTCTGCGCGGTCCGTCTGGCGCACCGCTGCTTTGACGTCTACGACAACCAAGAGATCACCAGGATGCGCAAACTGCCCCGATGGAAGCAAAGCGATCGCGGCCTACTATGCCGCTCGGGCAACTTGGAGGCCGTCTCTGCGCTGTGTGGCGACGGCGCGCTCTTTAGCGTCGACCACCTCCGAGAGGCTGTCCTCGGCGGGCAATTGAATATCCTCGTACAACTGCACTGCCACGGTGTTTCGCCCTCGCTCATGAGCGTAAACGTGCTGATTGGTAGTCGCAACGGCACTCATCGAGATTTTTGGTTGTACATCAAGGGCAATGATACGCGCTGGGAAGAGATGCGAGGCTGCGGACATCCCGGACGACCCGAACCGTGGACGACTACCATTGCCCGCACAGCGATCGAATGCGGCCATCTTGACATCGTCTACTTTTTGCACAAGACCGACGCCTACCCCTTTCCGCGAGACGCTCTAGAGGTTGCTCTATCGCGAGGCCACCCGCACGTCGCCTCTTTTCTCGCCGCGCAAGGATTTGGTCGCCGCCGGGCGCCCTTGTCGCCGGGATCGGACTTTGATTCTGACGGTTACCGCGACTTGGAATGAAAAGAATAAAGTCGCATTATCCGCAGACACACCCACGAGTCGCAGGCGCCTTTTTTGTGTCGCGCCAAATGGCAGGCGCAAAAAAACACAAGACATAATCTGGGAGATTGCACAGGCAACCCCAGCCGCAAGAATTGGGCCTCGTGCAGTCGTCCTTTCATTGTGCGTCGGCAAGATGCGGCCTTGTGCCAAAGGTCACTTTTATTTATGTCACCGACAGCACTTGCCAAAAACGCTATTTTAAAAAAAAAAAGAAAAAGAGTCGACCAGAGACGCGATTGGACGGTCGACATACCGCGCCTGTGGACCGCCAAAAGGCGCTTGTGGGACTCGCGAGCGTCGGGTTGTGTGCAAAAACAACCGGCAAGGGGAGAGGGTCGATCGGACGGCGCCACCGTCTCTGGCGATTTGCTCGCACGAGAGAAAAAAAGAGCCGCCTCCGCACAGTAGCGTGGTTTCCACGGCGCTTTCTTTCGGCACACGACGTCGCGTAGCAGGTCCACTGCGCCCAGGCGAGCCAGCACCTCGCAAAAGCCGGGCGTCGACGCATAACCGGCGTCGATCAACAGTCGAGCGCAGGCCACGGGATCGATTCCCATGCCAAGAAATCGTATCACGTGTTCGCTGATTTCGTTGGAAATGCTGGCGCCTTCAGAGAGCATCAACGCCACGGCAGAGGGGTGGCCCCAAGCGAGCACGTCCCACCATCCGGACACTGCCCAGATGTTTCTGTCACCTGACGGGACGTGTGCATAAACCCAGGAAAACGAATCGAAATCGTCGATGACGATGCACGTGGAGAGGATGCGCGCTGTAATGTCGAGCAGACCGGCGGCATGGAGGCGCTCTAGTCGGGCGGCGACGGCACCGGGGTATGCCGCATGGAGTCCGAGGAGGAACCGATCGCAGTCTTGGCGTTGGACCACCAAGGCAGGATCGCCGATGCCCTCGCCGAGCGCCCACAGGACCGTCTTGCACGCGGCATAAAGTGCTGCGGTCGACAGGATATGCTGGGCCGTCGTGTCCGCGCGGCGGCGAGTCCAGGCCCAGGCGATGACAGTCACATTGTCGCGCTTTATGAATAGGTCAAACGTCTCGGGCGTCCATTCGATGGCGCCGTCTTTGATGGCCCATTCGATCGTCGAGGGTGTGATTTGGTGCGCGGCGCGCAAGATGGCCTTGTAGATGGATACTCGATGGTCCAAGCCCGTGCGCTCGCGCACCCAGTCGACGATATCGACGCGTCCGTCGGCTACGGCCTCGTCGACGATCTCGTCAAAGGGAAATGGCGGATTTTTGATACTGCGCGCGGCATCGACTTGGTCATGATGGCCAGTGGCGAGAATCGCGTAGAGAACTCCGGCGTCCGTCGCGTGCCCGTCTTCAATGGCCTCGGCGATCGCGTGCGGGTCGCCGGCGAGAATGGCGTTCTTGGCATCATAGGGTGCCCAGCGGCACCCGCGATCTCGCAGTTGGCATCGCAACTTGTAGTGGACGTCGTCGGGCGACACGGTCAGAGGAAGCGACTGTTTCGATGCACCAACCCGATCCTTGGTGCGACACGTGTCGAAAAGCCAAAGGCCAATGTCGGGCAGGCCGCCGGCAATCGAGCGACGCGCGAGTTTAATCAACCACAGTAGATGTCTTTTGTTGGTCTTTTACCAACAATAGCGTCTGCCGGCCGCGAGTTGGCGGCGCCATTCCCGACAGACACACCAGGCGACGAGCCGATCGCGTCGGTCGGTAAACTCGACCAAAATGCGGCGCAAGAGTCCATAAGGAAGAGCGCCGATCGTCGTCTCGCTTCGCGCGATTTCTGTCATATTCCTTGTTTCTATTCGGTTTGCGATCTTTAGCGAAAGAAGCCAAAATACGTGCGCGAGCCCAAAACGGACAGGCGTATGTCGACATAAAGCCCCGTGCTGACATCGATTGGCCAGAAAATTTTCGTGGTGTTGGTTACTTTTTATCCCGAATCACACGCCCGATGCGCAAGCGCCAGGCAAGGGTTGCCACTAACGCTGGGCAACGGCTGGGATTAGCCGGTTAACCGGCTAGCCGATATCTTCGAGCCAACCGGCTTAGGCCGGCTACAAGCCGTAGACAAAAAAGAGTGTGAGTGCGAATAAACATGAAAACATTGTGCACAAATTCTGAAGAACAAGGAAATCGCGTTCGCATTCGGCTCAGTCGCATTCGCACTCGGGATAGTCTTGTGCGCAAATCGTGCTTGTGTTATTCTCACTCGCATTCCTTTTTGTCGACGGCTTGCAGCGGCTCAAGCCGGTCGGCTCGACCCTTAGCCGTAGCCTTGCCGGCTAGCCGTTGCCCAGCATTAGTTGCCACGGAGCCGTAAGGTACGACGCCGGTGGTCGGCCTGTTTTTTAATCCTCGTCCATTTTTCAGCACATTGGTGCTTTTCATTTATTGTGCGTCCCGTGATCCTTTCGTGGCGCGCGATCGCCCCACCAGGCAACCAACAGATTAGAGCAGGAACAAATTTTCGGCCACGACGGGAGCCAGGACGGCACAATAGGCAACAGGTTCGGTAGGGATTGCGATGCCCGACTCTTGAGCGACGCGATTGATAGAGTCAAGGTCGTCTGGCGAGGGCTGGACGGGAGCCGCGCCCTGGCATGTCCTCCTCCACACCCCGTCCAATTCTGACTTTAGGAGCGACTGCTGGAGCGGCGAAAGAGGCGACGGGCCATAGCGCGACACCATTCGTGCGCGAACCATGGGAGGGGCCAGTGGCTGGCACAATAGTTCTGGCCGGGCGACCTCGGCGTTGCCGACAGCGATCCCCCACGCATGCGCGACGTCCACGAGCAGGTCGGCACCGGCGAGCGTACCGGCGTTGGTGGCAGGTGCAGAGCACACGCGCTGCCACAAGCGGGGGCCCGAGCGCTCGATCACATCGGCGGGCAGCGGCGGTCGATATCCAGTTGATGCGACAGACGCGTCGACGGCGGCATCAAAGAGCGTCGAGGGCCGACCGTCAAAAAGAGGCGACGCGCGTCTGGCCAGCGTCTGGCCATGAAAAAGGGCCAGCGCAGCGACGAGTTGGCACTCGTCTATCCACGCACCCGCCACCGCGCCGATTTTGCGATTCGCAATGGTCTCAATTACGAACGGCGCGAGTCCGGTCGTCGGCGGGATGCCGTCGATGCCGCCGAGGGGCGCGAGCACGCGCAGGATCTGGTCGATGCCCGCCGGATTTGGCTCTGAAGGGGTCGCGCTGGACCTTGACGCCAATGCCCTGGCGAGGTCCTCAACCAAACCAAGCACCTTCCTGCGCGTGCCAACTTGAGGCGGAAGAAAAAGTGCTGCATTATGTCCTCTTTTTGGTTCCAATACTGCAGGACTGGCGCTGCGCAACTTGCCGTGAGCGTCGGCGTGTGCGTGCCATGTGGCCGTTTTCGTCTGGTAATTCCTCTGGCTGCTCAAATGCGGAGCCGCCAGGAAAACGTCGACGGCACCGTCGTCTCCTGGTTCATTTGGATTTGTGCGCACCGCGAGAATATAGTAAGCATGCCGCGGGTCGCACCGGTGTGCGGCGCTCTGGGCGTCGGCCAGGGCCAGTGCGTGGAGCGCTTGTGCCCACGATCCAGGCGGTAGGGGCGTGGTATAAAACGAATGCTCGTCCAGGCCCCACTCGCCCATGGGTCGCGTGTCGAGCATTTCGGCAATAGCCCCGACGAGGCCTTTGGCGACCTCGCCACGTGCAGCCTGGTCCGGCGAACCGAGCCTCGCGACGACGCGCTGGATGTCTTGGATGCGGTTGCGCCCGAGGACTCGGACGAGGGCATCGATCGCGTCGGCAAAAGAGGGCAAGCCTGTGGCATTTTGTGTCGCTACTCTGCTGCCGATATAATGGGCGGCACTAGGCGACTGTGCAATGGCCGCCCACAGGGGTTCGTAAAGGTGCAAGGCGGCGACCGACGGGCGAACGCCGTCGGCGGCGGCAATGCGCTCCAACGTATCGGGATTCCACGGGTCGATGACCGAGAATCGCGCCCACGACCGCGCATCTGCGTCAGAGCCCAGGCCTCGCTCGGCGCGGTACCACGAGGCAAACAAAGGCGCCGCTTCGCGCTTGAGAAACTCGAGCGTCTCGTAGTTGCCGGCGCGCATATACCGCCCGCCACCGACAGGCTCGGCGAGACGCCGCCGAGCCGCAGCAGGACCTTGCTGGTCGGAATGACCGTCGACAGTGGGCGGCTGTGGACGCTTCATGGTTGGTGCGCCGTACGGCCGTTCCTCTTTTTCGTTTGTGCCCCGGACCCGCTCGCTCAACAAATGACACCGCTCTCGCCGTCGGCGCACTGCGGTATTTCGCTGCGTATATTTTTACGTTATTTTATACTCCGTTTCCGAGCACGCCATTTTTATTAATGACACGCGTCCGATTCCGCGCGACGGTCAAATGGAAGGGCGCAGGTCGCATTGGGGACTACCGTTGCCGATCCGCAGTCTCTAGATGTGCGACGCTTGTTTGTCAAATAGTTTAGCGGTGTCGAGTACGCTAATAAGGGAGAAAATCGTCTGCTTGACGTTGGTAGTCGCCTCGTTATCGGTGTGCTTGACAATGGCGCACAACAACGACGCCGACAATCGCGCGCGTTGGCCATTATTATCTTGTGACGCGCGCAAAACAACAGCGGCCGGTGCACCGCCATGCGGGCAGTTTTGGGTGTTTTCGAGTATGAGGTCGTCGGTCGAGTACTCGGACAGCAGGCCCCAGCGTCGAGCCTTGCGGCAAAGCCAGACGAGAGCGTTGCTGATCGACAGAGCGTCGTTAGGGTCGCGTACTTTACGGATCAAACGGTCAAACTGGGAGATGGCCTGGCGCCACATGCCGTCGACGAGCAACGCAGAGATATCGGGCGCGTGCGGTGCGACGGCCTCGGCGATCCGTTCTCGTGCACCCCATCCAATGCGCGGATGCTGAGCGCACACCAGGGCGACGACGAAGCGGCCGCCGTCAAAGGCGGTGCTCTGGCGCGGCCAGGCCTCGACAAAGCGCGCCATGTCGTGGTTGTCGCCGGGAATGGCAGGCGATTGATCGAGTATGCGCGCAACGTCGGAAGCGGCAGGTTCGCAGCCGCACGAGGCCAGCCACGAATACCACCAATGGTGATTGGACGAATCATAGCGCAAGGCAGACCGGGTTGCCTCGGGGATGGACATTCCGCACAAGGTGTCGGTTATCTGATTTTCGTCGTAATGGTGCTCGATCAGCCAGCGCGCGAACGGCAAGTCCCCACTGTCGAGCGCCGCGCCGAGCACCGTCTTGGCATCGTAGGCGTCACGGGGCAACGCCTTGACGACGGCGTGGTTCTTTAGGCGAAGGGCATCGAAAATGAGCACCCTGCAATTGCCTCTCCATTCATGGATTAGTGCCGTTTTCAGGGTATCGCGGACGTGCGGGTCTTGCTTGACGGCAAAAACGGCCGCCATCGTCGCCGTCGTATTGTGCCTCATCACCCGACGCCAAATGTCCAAGGCCAACTTGTCATAGTAAGGCCTAGGCGAGATGCCGCCGCGTGGGTCACCGGACGGAGGCAAGCCTTGTGCGCGTTGAGAATGGCGACGACAAATGTGGGCTAGAGTCGTCATCAGAGACGACGGACGATCGTGTCGGATGGCGTCGGTCGCCGCATCGCGCAGGTCATCGAGAGACAATAGATCTGCGAGCATGTCGGCGCCCCGTACATATTGGCGACGTGTGCACATGCGGTATTATGTGGTAAATGCGCTGTACGAGTTGATAGTGCGCTCGCCCGTCGCGAAGCAGACTCGGACGGATTCGCGATCAGACAGCGTGAGGGCACGGTCAAAGTGACGGTCGAGGCCCGACGCTGCCATGGCATCGACGAACCTCCATCGCCACGCCGCAACATCTGCGGACGGCGCCAGTTGGGCAGTGAGCGTCTCCAAGGCGGAATCGTTGTCTGAAGCGGCAAACAAGTCGGCTATTGCGCTGGCGCAAATGGCTGCGCCAATCGCCATCCTTGCGGCGGCGTCATCTGTCGCGCGGGGTGAGTCAATAAGCATCGCAGAAATGGTCGCCACGATCCGGCGACGATCAGCCTCAGATGGACTAGAGACGACCGCACGCCAAAGGCGGCAGGTCATGCGTGCCGCAAACCGAAAGTGCGGGTCGAGCAGCGCCCGACCACGGTGATCTGCGCCATTGAGAACGTAATCCCATAATTCGCGCGAGAGCACCGCGGTGGGACCGTTGGCATCGCTAGAGGGCATGGACATGGCCAGTCAGTGGATGCAAACCTGCAAGGCGGTCACGCAGAGACGACAACGAATGGAGCGAAAAAAAGACAAACGAAAAGCAGAAAGCCAATGGTATTTTTTGTCGCTTAGATTTTTTCCATTGGCTGCGTCTGCTGTGTGGCTTTTTCAGTACCGGCCTCACAAGCGGCGCCACCATAATTTGTTTTGGTCGTCGTGGCCGACTGCCGACACCATCAATGAGGACCGGAAGAGAAAAAAGATAAAAATGGAAAACATCAACGTCGCATTATACGACGACATTCTCTACCGTATTTTTGACGTTGACCTGGGCATGGCGTTGGTGCCTGTCGTGGCACGCGTCTGCAAGCGATGGCGCGCCATTGCCAATGCCATTCCTTTGTGGCATCTCGACCAATTTGTCGAGCAGACAGCGACGACGGTCGTGGCCGCCGACGCCGCGCCGGCGCGGCTGCTGGTCGGTTGGGCGGCGCGCGTCCGTTCGCTCGCCGCCCGCACGAGCGTATGCTTTCTGCACACGGGACATTTGATCGAGGCCGTCGTTCACGGTCAGGGGACGCTGGCTGCATGGATACGTCGGCAACAACAGCCATGGGTCGAATGCGACCCCAAGGGCAAGTGCTATATATTTCACTTATGCGGCAGCGAACCGGCTACGTGCACCGAGGCGTCTTTCTTTTGTCCACGGTGCAGGCGCGGACGCGAGGCCGATACGTGGCCGTGGACGTGCGCCGCCCGCGTCGGCAACATTGGCGCTGTCCTGGCAGACCTCGATGCCTTGATCACTGTGCGCGGTCCGATCACCGAGAGACAGCGGCGCTGCTGGGCATCAGCGCTCGACCGCGTCTTGCCGATCTGGGGCCGTTCGGCCGACATCGCCATTGTTTCTCGCTTTTTCGACGACGGCTTGTTTAGGCGGCCGTGGGGAAGCCGCCCCTCAATCTGGAAAGCAGCGGCAGCCGCCAGACGACTCGATCTTTTGCGTTGGGGCCGCGCCACCGGCCACGATCGGTTGCACGATGCGTACAGGCCCGAACAATCCGACGCCAAAAGGCCCTCGCTATCTAGGGCCGCCGCCAAAGGCGGTCATGTCGACGCGTTGGAGTGGATCGATGCCGTCAGGGCAGGGTCGTCCGGTGACCATGACGTCTTTTACGACGCCCTGGAGGGCGGCCACACCGCCGTGCTCGACTGGCTCGCCGACAAGCATTCGTGGATGCCCAAGTCTCATTCCCATTTGTACACGCGCGAGGCGGCGCGGCATGCGCTGCAGGCAACGTCGACGGCGTCGTTGCGGTGGTTGCGCGTCAGACGTTTTCGCCTGTCGCGCGGTCTATTACGTCACGAAGGCCGCGAGGGTGCTGCGTGGCGTGCGCAGGCCGGCTCGACTGCTGTCGTCGCCTACGTCGTTGACACACTAGGCTGCGAGCCGTGCGATGCGTTGGGCCTCATCCGCGCATCGAAAGCCGATCGCCTAGACCTCGTCCGCGATGCTCACGAGCGCGGCTGGATCAACGACAATGGCGCCCTCTACGAGCGCATGTGGTTGGGGGCGATCAAAAAAGGCGCCGCCAAAGTCGCGTCGTGGCTCGGCGCCAACCCACCACCTGGCACGACCTCGCGACCTCCCTTTGGCCGATCCTGTCGCGGAGGCGCTTATCCGCCAATCGAAATGTGGGCGCGCGAGCGCTGCATGGGCGTGCCATGGCATCCTCGGAAATCCTTTGAGGGCAACGGCGAGCGCTGCGCCAACGCCGAGTGCGTCCTCTGGGCGCTGGCGCAAGGTTGTCCCCTGCCCAAGCGATGGAGGAAATCACTCTCGCCAGACAGCGTCATCATTGCCTGCGCGCGATCGATCATGCACGACAAGCACCCTACGTCTCACCTGCATCCGCATCCGCTTTACCTGCCGACAGCCGCACCGCTCTCTTGCATGGACGCTCTTGAGGCTGCCTCGATCCAGGCGCGAATCGACGTCGCACGCGTTGTGTGCGACAAGGCCGGCTCATGGTCCCACGACGACACTTGCCATGATGCCGACGCCATGGACATCTCGCTGTTTAATGTATTTTGCGGTTCCGCTACCCCGTCGGAAATGACCCAACACTTGCGCCGCATCATCGACGGCCCGCGGCCCGCCCCCGCGCCGCCGCTCCGACGTCCATCCAAACGGAAATGGCGGCGGGCCTCGAAAAAGGCACGGCCTACCAACAAATGAATTCCAACAAACACGGCAACCGAGGACGCCAAGTGCGTCTATGATTCGGATCGCCTCCGTCTTTCTCACTCGATAGCCTATAATAAAAAGGAATAAATCACAAGCAGCGGTCCCTGAGTAGGATTGCCCACTTTTTACTTGATCTATGTTTTTTTTGTTTTTTTCTTTTCTCCTCCGCCTCCCTTTCCCATAGTATTGCGCGATGAGCGGCGCGATCGCAGGTTGGGAGAGCGCGCGTCTGGTTCTCTTTTCTTTATTTTCGTGTGCGGCTCTAGCGCGGCCGGCTCCGATGTACGGTCGCCCAACAGGCAAAGGAAAAAAGAAGACTGCCTGAGTGACTCTTGAATGTCGGCCACCATCACGAGCAAGGCAATCGGCGATTCGCCGACCGATTGACAACAAGCAGAAAGTGTTTTCGACGTCTACACCGAGGAACATCGCGCACGGGTGGGATGATCACCCGAGGTCGGTGCGAGACCACGCAGAAAATCCGCGTTGGTCGAGCCAGTCGAGCATGTCGCGCTCACCGTCTATGCAGAAGCGGGCCAGCGCGCCTTGGAGGAGGGCCGCCACGTGGTCTGCCGGTAGACCGTTGCGCCACGCCACCCAGTCTTGGCACACGGGATCGATGTGCTCGTCGTGCTCGTAACGGTCGAACCCTGTCAGGGGTCCAACGGGCGACGTGCTATCGTTGTCGAGGCTGTAGCGTCGCCAAGCGGTTTTCGGGCACGACAAGAGGCGCCCGAGAACGCTGGTGTTGCCGCGCGCCGATGCCGTATAGAGGATGCGTGCTAGATCGCGCAAGAGTCCCAGTTCCCACAGGGTCACAATGGCACGTTCGTCGCCATTGCGTTGGTCGTCGTCGTCGAATGCGTCGTTTAGGGATACAAGGGCAGCCTCGTCGGCCCAGTGGGGCTGCTTGGCGCACAGCCAACAGATCTGGTCGAGGGTGCCGGCCGACGCCGCCGCGCGGACGCACTCTGCCGAAAACGCATCGGGCAGCATTTCGTACACGACCTCGATGACGTCTGTGCCTTGTCGGCGCGTGCACGCACGTCGGGCGATAGCGTGCTGGCGCCAGGGACTGATTCCGCCCTGTAAAAGAACACGCAAAAGGTCCGCCGTCCGGTGGCGGGTACTGTGGATCGCCTCCAACGCCATCAGTCCCCAGTCGACGGCGCCGTCTGGCAGTGCGTGCCGGTAGTGGGCGACAATGGCCACGGCCTCGTGGTCTATGGCATGTTTGATGTGGTCGGCGGTAGGTGGACTGCCCCGGCGATCGCACAGCCACACAAGCACTGGCAACGCGTCGCCGCGAATGGCGCCCCGCAAAACAATGTCGTCTTTTGGCGTGCCCGTCTCGTACACGTGTTTAACAACATCGAGGCGTCCATAGGTCGCGGCCTGCTGGCACGCATAAGAACGCCAGCCCCAAACCGAATTGTCGTCGTCTCGAACAAGGCCGTGATGGCGCAAAAAGTCGAGCACATGAATGTGACCGTTGGCGGCAGCCTCGCCGGCGCAATGCCATCCGTGTACAGCAACGCCGCGCGCATGCATCAGACCGAGCGCGTAGGTGTTGCCGCGCGCGGAAAAATCCTCTGGGGTGCGACACCCGCGCCACATCGCGGCTCTCTTTTCGATGGCGTCGGCGTCGACCACGCAGAGGCTGCGGTGGGCCAGGCGACAGGCACAAAAGTCGTGGTCGTTGAGAAGGTCGGTAATGTGCGCGCGCAACTCGACAGGCAGGTCGCCAATGGTGACCGTCCCCTCTCGTGCGTCCATCGTAGGCCCAGACAATGAGCCCAACCGAAAGTCAGAAAAAAAAGACTGTCGGTTCTTTGGCCTTTTTTTGTGGATGCGGTCTGTTGGTGCTTGCCGTAAGGTGGGGGCGACTTTTTTTTCCTCTGCGAGACCAGTTGGGTCGTCTATGGCCTTGTGGGCGTAGACTAGACGGCCGTTGGCCATGAGTTTACCGGCGGCCTTTATGTCCCCGGCGCCGACCGGTTTGCGCGGTGCACAACAAAAAGAGAGCGAGGCGGCAACCAAATACATTTTGATTCGCCTTTTCAAAACACAAAATGCAGCAATAAAAGGACGCCTTCTTTGTGAAAGGGCAGGCGGTTTTTGGTTGCCTGTCGCGTGGGCCAACACTGCCTTTTCATTGTTGCGCCTCACACACCAGACCGAGTGTCATGAACGGCAACAGAAGCAGCCTCTACTGTTGCCAAAAGTGGGCGCGACCGGACCGACTGCACCAACCACCAACCCACGTCGACACAATCCTACGCCCCCGGCACGGTCGTCCATAGCCTTCCGACATTATATGTAGACAATGGGCGTTGCCCAAAAGGTGCGTGCGCCGCCGTAACCAACGGCAAGAGAGCGCACCAGCGCAAACCAATGAAAAAATAAAAAATTTGGGTTTCATTCGTAGAGGGTCGGCGTCCGCTTTGAAAACCCACACCACACAGACGCCAACCTAGACTCTGGGACTCGCCTCGTCCCGACAAAAAGGAGATGGACGACGAATCGACCCCCGCCGAGAGCCAATCCACTGTCCCGTTTGATGTCAAATCGATATTGGCCGTGCTAGAGGCCAACTACACCATCGAAGAACAGTTGCGCTTCTGGATGATGGCAGAGCACAAGGTCCGCAGTTCGACCGCGACAGAGTTTGGGCACGTGTTGCCGCAAGATACGTGGGGCAACCTTCTCGCCGCCCTGCCCGACGTCGAGCCCGACAACGCCACACGCCACTATTGTGTGATCGAGGCGCAAAAGACAGACGAGACGCGCGTGGCTCTCTTTATGGTCATGCGCGACGGCGACGACGAAACCGTGTCGCTCGTCGACGCCTACGACGCCTATCACGACACCCACGGATTTGATCGCGTCTATGTGGCGAGAAAGATGGAGCCGCTTGCCGTTCCTGCCGTCATCGTGCGCCAACGCGACGACGTCATCGAGTCCCTCCTCAAGGACTTTGTGCAGTACCCGCTACACACGCCCCTCTATCACGGCCTTTTCATGCGTGACGACTGGCTATCGAGGGCCATGGTTGTCGTATCCGATGCTACACACGATTCGGTGCGCGATACCGTCGCGCGAGTGCACAAACAGGTCTGCACCTGGTATACCGACGACGACAGCGACAGCAACGAAAGCGATAGCGACACCAGTGCCACCGAGGACGACGATCTCGCCAACGGCGACGTCGGCGACAAAAGCCAAGACGACAACGAGGATGGCACCGAAGCGTGGCTCGGAACAACCACGCGCGTCTCTCTATTTGACGAGCGGCGTCTCCAACTCTTGCTATGTTTGTCTGCCGATCGCCAAGCCGCAACGGAAGCGTCTTCCCTGTTTACCCTGTGCGGCAACGCGTCACTCGTCGATCGCGCTGCGGCAGCCTATCGAGGGCGGATCGAACCCACCTGCATGCCCGACGACATTATACGGCGCGCGGCGGCGTACGCCTGGCACAGCATCTGTACCGAGGCGCGTCTTGCGTCGGGACACTTGCCTCGCGCCGACAATCTCGTCGATGTTGCGCGCACCCTCGGCATCGAACCCAGTCCACTCCAACAAAAGCATCCCGAACTACTCTGCGGGATGCTCGCCGAGCCGGCCATCGTCGAAATTGCCCGATCCCGATACTCGATCGAACCCATATCGTGCCGCACCGCCAAGACGCGCCGCACGTATAAATCGTGGCTCGCCGATATATGGCGACGCGCCGGGTCGGCGCTGCATGAGCCCGTCGACGACGACACGTACGATCTGATTAATTGGCTAGAGTTTGCCGGCATCGAGATCGACGCGCAAGACAAGGCAGACACAAGGCGTCTTTTCGTGAGGCTGGCGGCCTATATGATCGTTCCCTTTTATTTGTATCTATAGTAAAAACAAGTCGCCCGGATACTTTGCCGTCCTCGCCCGATGATCGCGCCTTTATTCTTTTTCATAAAGTATCGTCGATGGAAAGGATCGCGAATGCGAACGGGAAGATGGATCGCGATCGAAACCAGGCTGCGCAAATGCCGCGCGACCTGCCGGCGGTTTTGCAGACCGCAAGCGCGGGTCCAAATCCTACAGGCGACCGGGCCGTCCACGGCCGAGCCTGTTTATCGGGAAAAAAGAGACTGACCGGTTGCCGACCCTCAATATAAAACCTCTCGCATTCACGCACTTTTCTTTGAGGATCGACTGCGCCGGCTTGGCTACAGCAAGAACACAGATCAGCAGCAGAAGCAGCACGCGACCACAACAAGGCGCGACGCATGGTAAAAAAATAAAAAGCGTCAAATGGGACATTGATGTCTGGCGAGGTAGGGGAGCGGCGCCCTGGTAAAAGACCAGCGATTGACGGGCATGTCCTTGCGGCTGATCATCGGGGCTAGGTACGCGTGCGACAGGTCCCGCTCGCCGTCGGGATAGATTCGCTTGTAGGCATAACAAAAGCACGCACTGTCAATGTCCCTCTTGGCGTGCTCGGCAAGCGCGTCGGCGTCGATCGGGCATTCGTGCTCGCAGGCAAAGACGAGGCACGCCAGTCGTCCAAATTCGACGGCGGCGCGGGTCGTACGTTTGTCCCATGGACAGCCGTGCGCGTGGGCGTACGTGAGAATGTCGAGCCGACCCGAGGCGGCGGCCGCGGCGCAGGTGCGCCCATCCCATGGACACCCGTTGGATCGAGCATAGACGAGCATGTCGAAATGGCCGTTGCCGGCGGCGGCGGCGCACGTCTCGGGCGTCCATGGCTGACCGAGCGCGCGCACATAAGCGAGCATTTCGACGTTGCCGCTCGACGCGGCGCGCTCGCACGCTCTGTCACACCACGGCCAACCGCGCCGATGCATATAGTTGAACACTTCGACGTGGCCTCCTTGTATAGCCGAACAGAGGTCGTCTGCACGTCGATCGTAACGGTTACGGTCCATGTAGCAAATGACGTCAAGATGGCCTGCAAAGGCGGCCGCTGACGCCGAGCCACGATGGCGCGCGCACCCAAGATCGTCCAAGAAGCGCAGGCATTCGGCACTGCCGCTCCTGGCAGCCATCCTGTGCGCATCCGGACCGGGCACGCAACCATTGTCCACGGCCCAGCGCAAGACGTTCACGCGCCCGGCGGCCATGGCGCCTCCGAGCAGGTGGAACCTGACATAGAGCCCGCGTTGGCAAAAGTAGTCGATCAGGTGGGTATGACCGCGGGAAGCGGCGACCGAGACCGGATGAAAGGCGTGACCCTGCCAGTCAAACATCTCAACGAGGTCCACTCTTCCCGAGCACACAGACTCGTAAGAAGCGGCAGCGATGCTCTGGTCGGTCCTGCGACGCGCGTATTCGATGCATCGCGCGTTCCCAGACCGCACGGCCGACGCCAGTATGCAGGCATTGGTGGGGCCGACAGCATGACGGTCGATTTCGACGGCGTCGTCAATGCATCCATAGTGGCCCGCGCCGGCCGCCAGCACGGAAAGATCGCCGACAGAGCCCGATGGCACACACGGCAGCCTGCCGATGGCCGTGGGGTCCGTCGCGATGCGGCGCCACCGTGTGCAGACGCGGCCCGCAGACGTCCTGATGGCGATGCACGACAGAAACGAAAAGATCAACGCGACGAGTTCGTCGGGGAGATTGTCTGTATGGTCCATGCCGAGTGAGCACCAGCAGCGACAACAGAGAGACTTTGAGACAGACGCAAGAATGCGACAGCGCAGGTGCCGCGCAATGGGCGCGCAGGCGCCGCGTCCGACAAGAGAAACCCATTGGACGAAAAAAAAATGTTGAAAGAATAAAACCCGCAAAAAATGAATTGTGTACAGGCGGGTTTTTATATCGGCCCGACGACTTGCGCGCGCGCTGCATCTATGGCGTCGCATGTCTCTGTGACTCCTCCGTCTGCTGTGCGTCGTGCCATCGACGCCAGGTTGCGGGACATTCTAGCCCATTGGCGCAATGCCACCGTTATTGGCGGCTCCGACTGCGCGTGGACACGGTTGCCAGGCGAACTCTTGCGTGCCGTTTTCGAATACCTTTCGCCTTGGTCTTTGGCGTCGCTGCTCGCCACCGGTTCGAGGGCGCTCATGCACGCGGCCGTCTGCACCAACCCCGACCTCGTCGTCGACGCTCTCTGGTGGCGCCTCTGGAACCTTGTCCCCGACGACAGGTGCACGGGATCTGACACGTGCCTCTTTGAGGCCGGCCGCCCAGCCGTTGTCGCGTGGATGTACGGGGACTTGGGCGATTCCAGTCTGCGAGACGTTGCCATCGACCGCGGCGACCCTCTGGCGTCATTGTCCGCGCACGTTGCGGGCGTCACGCGCAATCCCACAGGCGTCGCCGCACTGGCCCTGTCGTGCGCGAGATCGTGCAGTGATCGTGGACTCGTGGCCGTCCTCAACATGGCCGCCCGACCGCGTGCATGTTCGCTGCCCACCACTGGCCCTCTGTGGCATACCAAAGAGGGGCGCCTATGCCACACCCTACATTCGACATTGGCGACGCATCTCATGGTCCAACTGACGTACGCCGATCGATACGACGCCTTTTGCAAATACGCATATACAATTTGCGAGAGGGACATCGACGAAGATCATTGCGTCGACGGCACTGTGTGGCTCGACCACGTCGCCCTGGCAGAGGTCGTCAATGCCCGGCGCGCGCCAGTGACTCGCACGGAATCGCTTGCGCTGGCCTACCGGCATGCGCCCTTGATCAAGACAACGCTCCGCACATGGGGACCTCACCGATGCAACTACACGCCGCTGTCCTCGTGGTTGCCGGCTGCCGCGCTGGCCCTACTCGTGGGCAGGGTCGAGCGCGCCGGCGCGCTGGTTCGCATCGGTCTATACGCGGCGATCATCTACGAGTTTCACTGCGACACGTATGGTACATGGTACGCTCGCGAAATGGCGCACATCGTCGAGCATCTTTGCATGGGACACCGGATCGGCGATCTGGCAGATACGTCGAGACGTCCTCCCGCAGTTGACTACTACATCAAGCACGAGGTCGCGGACTTGGTCTCTTATATCCGCGGCGAGTCGTTTGCAGAGTCGTTGGTTGCTGCCCTCGACGTCATTGCCCGGTCGGGGTACACCTCTGCTCAGTCGGCTGTGCTCATGAGCCTTGCGGATCATGTTGCCGAAATCGAAGCGCTGTTGGGCATGCCTGGCGTCGGCGCTTGATTTTTGGACGTTGTCGGTTGCGACACAACAACCGCCTGCGTCCGAGCGCACACGTAATAAAAAAAGGGAATGCGCTGCGCCCTACTATTGTGCGCAGGAGGGAAACAAAAATCAACCAGACACAAAGCACTATATTTTTATCGCACACCCACGACAAAGGGCGAAGTCTTTTTTTTTCTTCTTCTACCATCGGGCGGCCATGCATGCACGAGGTTTTCTTTTTTTGCCCACCCAAAGCACCTGCGCGTCGGCAAGATGAAAAAAAAAGCAGAGCGCCGCCAATGGAGAAAAAAGGCCACGGAGCGGGCTCCTCTGCTGGCCGTTGTCTCTTTTTTTTTCCTTTTCATTAAAGAACATTTTTTTTTCCTCAATCGAGACCGCATGGACGACCTCTTGCCTGCCGAACTACTCGCCCTCATTTTGTCCAAGGTTGATGCCCTCGACATTTATCCGGCGTCCATGGTCTCGCGCCGTTGGAGGACCCTCACCCTGGCGGACCTAGGCCAGAGGCGCCGCAAGAAGGACCGCCATCGTAGGCATCCTAATGGGTATCTGGCCGCGCTCGCCGAGGCCGGGCGTCTGGGCCAACTCAAATGGGCTGTCGCCGCCGGATGGCTGTGGGACAGCCGTGTTTTTGCCTGTGCGGCCAAATGTGGCCACATGGACATTCTCAAGTGGTTGCACGCCCACGAGTGTCCATGGGATTGGCGCGCCTACCAAGAGGCCGATGCAGCGGGACATCGTGCGGTCGCCTTTTGGCTCGTTGTCAACGGCTGTCCGACAGAACCGCCCGCCGTTTCATCATGGGGTTCCGTATGGCGCGGCGTTCTTTTAGAGTAACGCACCGCATACCGACCGCACACACGGTTTCCCGTCTGTCTGCATTGTTTTTTTGTCGTATGCAAATAGATAAAGAAAAAAGAGACATCAACAAGGGAATGTGTCGCCTGTCGGCTTTGGTGGGCCTTGTTTTGGTCGCCAAGAGAGCGCGCGCGGCGGTGTTGTTGTTGTTTACAAAAGGTAAAAGACGATACATTCGTAAACAAGCGACGGCAACAGCAACGGCAGCAGGGCGATATAGGTTGCCCACGCAACAGCCGACGAAACCAAGAGGATGATCGTCGGCAGTGCGCATTGGGCGCGTGGCGGGATGTAGCAACCAAAATTGGAGCATTGCCCTTTGGTGATCCAACCATCGAGGACGGTTGTGCAGTCGGCGTGATAGCGTCCGGCGCTCATCAGCGTCTGCAACGCCATCGCGCACACGAGGATGACAAGCGCCGTAATCAACAGGTCGACAAGGGCCGTGCGCATTTGTGTCTCGGGAAAAAAAGGATCGTGGTCGTCGACAAGGATGTTGCGGGCGTGTGGTTTGAGTGTCGGCAAAGCACCGGCGGGCGCAGCGGGCGTGTGGCTTTTCTCGACCTCTCTCGGCCGCCGATGAGTGTGTAGGCTGTCGCTTTTTTTTTTACATTTTCGCTGACTCGCATTGCGACTAATCCGCCTACGGGCATATTTGAATTGGATCGCTGGCCTATGCGAGCACCTTTTATTTGGCGCCGGCTCGAAATCTGCACGGGGCCGCCGGCAATCTTTTTGGCATTTGGTGTCTTGTTGTTCCTCGGTCTTTCGGCGGTAAAGGACGAGGACGAAAACATACCGACAGGGCGCTGCACAGAAAGGGGAGACGAGCAACAAACAGAAACCACCGAGTTTTGGGCATGGACCCAAAGCAGCGACGACAATCGACGACCTGCCGGTCGAGTTGGTTTCTGCCGTCATCTGCGCCCTCGGATGGCGCTGGCGTTCGTGCGCGCGGCCCGTCTGCCGCCTCTGGCGGGATATATGCAACGGCCTCGCCCGCAACACAGACGACGCCGATACAATGGGATGGGGTCCTGGACTTTTCTGCGCGTGGACAGCAGATTCAATGAGTCGGGCGTCGCGCGGCCTCTATACGTGCGCGTCGTCTTTCGCCTACCAGATTGGCGCTCAAGGAATCACAAACCCACAAGATGCCGTCGCCCTATGCATGGCGGTGCCCGGTGCCACTGCCGTCGACGCCGCCGCGGATGGTCGCATCGGGTGCGCCTCGACTCGTCGACCACGTCGTAACGCAATCGTTTGATCTAGAGCGCGATCGCCCGCTCGATGCCGCGTGTCCTTTGGAGACCCTCACCCGGTTGGTTATTACACGGTGCTCGGCCGTCAACGTCGATCGCTACTTGGACGCCAATCCTCGCGCTGATGTATGGATCGTCCCCGCCCTCGTGCGCGACGACCCCTCGGTCGTCTTGTCGCTGCTCTTGGGGAGGCATTGTGCACGTACCTCCAACGTGGCGCCGCGTCTGATCTGGGAGAGCATCGGCCGGTACGGTGCCGTACATACCCTTGCGGCATTGTTGGCTAGGCTTGACAGCGGCGACGACACCGATACCACCAAGAGGCTCACGGACGGCCTCCCCCACTATATGCTTTGTTGCGCCAAGTACGCTGCACGAGAGGCGCGCACCGACGTGCTCGACGTTGTATTTTCCCAGTGCGTCGGGTCGCGGCACCATACGCCGGTATGGCCAGACGTCTATTTGTTTTTGGCATGGGCGCAGCACGGAGGACCGCCGACTCTGCGTCGCGTCGTCGCCGAGGCACGCCGACAAGACAATGCGGCTCTAATCGACCCGTTGCGCGTGGCACGGAATATGCAGTGCGTCGGGCCTCGTCTGGTCGGCCCCGTGCTCGAATGGCTGTGGACCGAGTTGGGCCTGTTTGGTGACTCGTGCCGCGCCGCCGATCGGATCGCTGCGATCGCGCAGAGCACCCTCATCACCCACGATCCGACCGCGGCGGTCCGCATCATGAAACATTATGCCCGCGAGCCGGTCGCCGTCGAATCGGTCGTCTCCTGATCGCCGGTGCGTTCGACCACGCCTGGACCCATGCCGATGGATCACGCAAACATATCCCCGTTTTGGACGCGATGGTGTCGGTACTCGACGTGTGGGATCATACGATGGAGGGCGCGCTACAGTCGTCAATCGACCTGCCGACCATCGCCGGCAACGGCAGCGCAAGGTGCAGGCGGAGAATTTCGTCGCGCTACAGGGGTCCTCTGGCCCGGTGCTTTTGCTCCTATTGCGTCCTTTCACATCACGTCGCATTATGCCGACGCAACCGATGCTCTCTCGCAGTCCTATGGGACCGCTGGTGGCCGGTGTGATTCCCTTCCTCCTCCCACACGCGCGTCAAATAGTACCGTCAGATTGCCCATGCACAAAAATCGTCTTCTTTTCGTGGTCGAAATAGGTTCTTGTTGCTCGCCCATTTTCGCGCAATCCCATATTGTGTTTGCCGTCTGCTCCCGTGTCCTGGCGCCCCTCCCGCCATTTTTTTCTACTCTGCAACTTTTCTGCCTCTTTTTTTTGCATTGGGTCGTGTAAAAGAGTCAACATCGCGCCCATCTGGGCCGTTGCTGGTTTATCCATGAGGCAGGCGACAACTGGCAACGGCTTGTTTTTGCTGCACATTCGGTGACGAACCCGAGGCGCTTCTCTTTTTCGCTCTGTTTGTGCTGGCCAACTGTCGGTGGCACATCGGGGGCGGGCGCGCGTCGGCCATTTGCATACAACATGCACGGCACCCGTCCGCAAGGGAAAAAGAGAGAAAAGGTATAAACGGCAAATGGTCCGAGCGCGGCACCGGCAGTGCCGGCGGCCGCATGCACGCAGTCGCGCACGGCAATAAACAAAAAATGGGCATAAAAAAGAGGCGCAAAATAGTGGGCGTGGCGTCGCGTCTATTCTCTTGTGTGCAGCGGCACTTGCCAGAGAAAAAAAAGAGAGTCGGCTCGAAAAGACGTGACGCACAAGGGAACCCTGAGTCGTCCCTCTTGTGGCCTCAATGGCGACCTTTGACGACCTTCCGACCGAGATCCTCGCCCTCATCCTGGGACGGCACCTGCCCTCTGAATGGCGGTTCTGGGCGCGTCCCGTGTGTCGTCTGTGGCGCAATGTATGTAATCGCCCCGCAGCGGCGACGGATCTGGATGATACAGAGAGCGACGGGGCGCACTCAACGGCACACATCCATGGCGATCGCGTTGTGGGTGCCATGGCGCGCGGTTCCGTCGTGTGCGCCTCGGTGCTCGGCGAATGGGCTCGAAACACGCCGACCGCCGATGTCGCCGCCGTTGCTGCGGTCTGCCGCGGGGCCTTTGACGCGACGGCGTTGCACGTCCGCATGGCCATGATCGCCAGCCGCCGCGAGGATCTCGTCGAGGCCGCAATATCTGATCGATCGACGCCGACGGCATCGATCGATAGCGTGGACACCGACAGACGGGCTGGCATGTGCACGGTCATGTCGTCGCCGCATGTCTTTGACGATCTCGCTCGATGCGTCGTCCTCCATTGTTCACTGGAGCAGGTGGCGCGCTTTTTTGAGACCAACGACAGCGCTCATGCGGACGTGGTCGCAATCGTCGAGCGCGACGACCCCGAGATCAGTCGTCTGTTGTTCGTTGGCGAGCGTGGCGCGGAGCGCGGCCCAGCGTGCTGCGGATGTCCCTGGGAGGAAATTGGGAGACGCGGCGCCCTGCGCACGCTCGACATGCTCTTGGACGAGATCCGCAGCGCGGCCGACCCGTGGTCCGACCTTGCAGTCGTAGTTCGCACGGCGGGTTTCGACTGTGTGCGCGCCGCGGCCGCCGGAAACCGTGTCGATGTACTCGGTCACATGTACCGCGGCAGACACGACGTGAGCGACCTCGTCCCGCTCGACCCCCGCGACCTCTACTGGATGGCGACCGACTGCGCCTGCCGCGGCCATACAGAATGCGCCCGGTGGATGACCCAGGAGGCAGAGCGCATCGGGTCTGCACTCGACGGTCTGCGCATGGCCAGCGATGTCGGGTTCTCGGTGGCGCCCGCGGCTGTCGCAGCGGCGCTCGATTGGCTCCATGGCGAACCGGGCCTCTTTGGAGAGACCGTCATGGCGAATCAGATCTCTCTGGCGGTGGCGCGAGCCGCCGCCCGTCGCGGCGACGCCTACGCGGGCCTCGCCATCATGGACTATTATGGCGATGAGGTCATACCCATCGACGCGATTACCGACCTGGCCAAGTGCATTTGCCGTTGGGCGGCGCGATCGTCTGATAAATCGCCCGACGACGTCGCGGTCGTCTTGGACCGCATGGTTGGCCTCTTGGACCGCCATGACCTCGCCGTCGGTAGAGGCGCATTGGTGGCGCGCCTTGACCTCTGCGCCGTGGCCACAGCCGCCTCGAAATCACGCTTGACGTTGACTTTTGACGCCCGATGCGAGTGCACCGGCGACTCTAGGGTGATCATTCACCACGCGCAGAAGCGCTGCGCCGGCGGCGATGGCGATGGTGGCAATGGGTCTGACCTCGCTGCGTCGTGGCGTCGATGGTGGCCCAAACCCAGCGCTTCCTAAACACCCACCCTGCGGCCTGTCACGGGCATTTTTGTCGGTGCTTTTTTCGTTCTTTTTTTTCATTGTGCGAAGAAAACATACAGACCGATGAAAAGAGAATGGGTCGGGGGAAAAAGAAGAAAGCACGACGGTGCGTGTGCGCGGCGCGGCTCGGTGGGATCTAGCCGCGACACGCTCGGCACCAACAAGGCACCATGTTGCGGTAAGCGGCGGCTCTTTCGGCGCTCTTCATGGGGTGGCGAAAGGGTGCGCCGAGGCAATGCGCCGCGATGCAAATACGCGCTCCAAAGCGCACCGTCGCCCACGAGAGGACATCGCCAGAGAGGAAGCCTGGACGCACGGCGTCGAGGGCCGCCTGAAAGGTTTCAACGTCGGCGCGCTCCGCAGCGGCGCGTAAGGTGCTCAAGAGTGTCCTTTTGAGAGCCCATGCCAGGGCTGCCGCCGTGCACGTGGCGCCACTGCCCGAAATCTGCGTCGCCTGTTGGTCGTCGAGGTGCTCGCACGCTACGGCCGCTGGGTCATATTGGCCAAATGCTAATACACCCGTCTCGTGTGCCGCGATGGCCATGAGAACACGGCCCGCCGCGAGGCCGCTCTTGACGGCGCCCACCGAGAGGACCGCGCCGGCGCCAGGTAGTCGTAGAAACCAACGCAGCGTGTTCTTGCGCGCGTGATGCGCGACAGCATAGCCGGTAGAGGGGGCCGCCCACGCAGTCGCCTGATTCCGAGAGATCCAATCGAGCACAGACCTCGCGTCCTTGACAAAGGCATATGCAATCTCTGCGGGGCCTATGTCGACGAGTTTTAAATCGTATAGGCGTGCCGGCACGCGCCCATGTCGTTTCTGATAACTCTGCGCACCATGTGCCGGAGGCCGCCCGTCGTGATCTCGCTCGGCGGCAGTCGATCGATGAGCCAGCCGATGACCGACGCGCGCTCTGCGTCGCGGCCGACACCCTCAATGAGTACACGCCCTATGGAAGCAAGAGACGGAAGGACGACGGCGTTGCAGTTGTGATCGCACAGCCAATCGAGCGCATCAATCTGGCAGCCTCGAAGCGCGGCCAGTCCGATTGGCGGATGGCAACAACAGTGACCATCTGACGTCGTCGGCGTATTGCGCTCGTGCCAAGGGGCCACAAGCGCAAGGTTTCCGATGTAGGCGGCTCTGCGGATCGTGTCGCCAAAGAGCCACTCGCTCTCGCGACCAACAACAGAGTGCTCGTCCAAAAGGCAACGCAGCATGTCGAATCGGTGCATCGCTGCAGCCGAGTTGACCGCGTCGAGCACGGACTGACATAACAGACAAGGCAGGCGGTCCCAGCCCTTGTACGTCTCTATCAGCGGCTCGATGTACGTATAATGGCAGGCTCCGTCTTTTCGGCATAGAGGTCGGGGTTCCTGCACGAGACGGTGGCAGACCCACCTGAGCGAATCGACGCGACCGCCGGCGACAACGTCGGGCAGCATCGACCACGAGAGGCTGATCAGGTCCTTGGACGCAAGGTCAGCGAGGACAGACGGCGGTGGGCCATTCTCTAAAAGTTTTGCTGTGTCAATGGGGCGCGGGAGACGGTCGGTAATCTCCCGGTCGATGGGGTTTGTCAAAAGGGCCGCCGATGCCCGCGCGCATGCGACAACGTCGGCCGGCCGCCGAATGTGCTTGGTGATTTCGGCGCGCACTTCGGGCGGCAGGTCGAGCAGCGCCGACGGCCCATGTCCCTCGACAGCATCGTCGTCTGTTGCGCGCATCCTGGGTAAATTCAGTCTGTGTGTGGCCACGGGCAGCGCCGATGCGAAAAGAGCCCAAACCTGATCGCGTCGATGCCATTAGTGATGGTTTCACCTTTTTGATTGGCGGTCACTTTTATTCCATTTTTTGCCAATCCAATCGCGCATTCGCTCTCTGCGTGTCCTCCTTTTTCTCACGGGAGGCTGCCGCGACCGCTCGACAGGCGGTCCAGAAAGAAAAAATACCAAACAAGCAAGTAGAGATTATCGTGTCCGTGTTTTTTTCTGGCGAGCCAGATCGCACATCGAGACCATGCGGGTTGCTGACGTGAGCGCGCTACCGAGCGAAATGTGGCACCTGACCCTGACGCATCTCGACGCGACATGGAAGCCTGTCGCAGCGCACGTGTGCTCGACGTGGCGCGCTTTGATCCCTGCCGAGCATCGTCGCCTTGACGTCAAGGCTGCTCGCGCTCTCTGGCGCATTCTGGACGCCTGTCCCAGTGCGGACGGCATCCGTTCTTGGTCGATGATCGTGTCGCGCGCCGCGCGCGCCTTGGACTTGGGTATCGAGATCAAGAGGCTATCGACTCATAGAGACGACGCCGACCGACTCGTCAAGAGGCTCGACGACGGCGACGTCACACTCGACGACGTGTTGGTCGCGGCGGCGCACCTCAATAGTCGGTCTCTGGTCGATGCCGTGGTGTCTTTTTTGATCGACACCGCACCGTATTCCCCAGGCCGCGACAAGAGTGGCCCCGAGTGGGAGGCTGCCCGAGAGCGAGCCTACCGGCGCATTTCTAGCGCGCGGGCACTTTTGATTGCCGCCCGGTGTCGTGCCACTAGATTCATCAGCGGCCTTCATCAATGGGTTCGTTATCGCCGTCTGCTCCCTCTGCACGAGGACTTTTGGCTCGACGCAGTGGACTCGGCATACCGATCCGTGATCCTTGCGGGCGACGTCGAGGCCTTTCTTGCGTTGCGGTTTGCGCGCGTCGAATGCAATCTGCACACGCTCAATGCTGCCCTCGACGATCCGTCGTGTGTGCCAGTCGATCCCGCGACGTGGGTCAGCGCGGTGTCGCGCCAATATTGTACCCAATGTCTCTGTTGGATTGAAGGGATACCGATGCTTGAACCTCTATGTGACGACTGTGCCGACAAGGACCGCATGGGCGGATAACCGCATTAGAAGCCGCCCACCGTTTTTTTTTGCAAAAAAACAAAAAAGGTTGCAACCGCGAAAATTTGCGTCCAATTTAAAAAAGAAAAAATAGACAAAACACTTTTTCCGTCGCAACCGATGCCTTTTTTATTTCTTTGGGCTCCGGCTGACGGTCGGTCACTGTTGTGCGCGCGGCGTGACCATATCTTGTGTTGTGGGATTTTTGGTGGTGCAGCGGAGCCCTACTCCCTATCGTCGCACACATTTCGCGTCAAGGACGACATTCAAAAAATAAAAATAAAATGTCTCTTATGTCGTGAGCGCTCTGAAATCCGTCAAAGCGCGCACGCAGACACAAGCGCCAGCGGACAGAGTGCTGTCTCTCTTTTATTTTAGTGTCATGGATCGAGCGGTGTTACAATAGACACAGGACCGATTCGTCGAACCAACTCGGCAGACGGCAGCCTCCATTGTGCCCAAAGTATTTTATTTGTCCCATTCGGCCACGGGACATTTTTTCGGCCGTGAATAAAAAGGCATGGGCGGCGTCGGTCCAATGAGAAAAAAAGGAAAAACGTGCACACCATCGCGCAAATCTTGCGCCAAGGGTCGGCTCGCCCTGTCCACGACCACTACAACACTAAAAGGGCGTCTCTTTTTTTTTGTTTCTCTTTCTCTGTGTGTGGCATTGCGTCGCATATGGATCTTTTTCCCGACGAGGTTCTCGCCTCTGTTTTCCAATGGCTCCCGTGTCGCGAGGTCGCAACGCGCGTGGCGCAAACCTGTCGCCGATGGTGCGCCGTGGCCCTCGATCCGACTGTGCGTCGCCTTTGCGTGATCGGCCCCGCTCACGACAGCAACGGCAACGAGGCATCGGGATCGCCTTGCAAGCGCGACCTCTGTCGTCGTGCCGCGGCCGCCGGGCACGTCGGCTGCGTGCACGACCTTGTCGACTCGGGCCGGCGCTAGGCCGCTTGATGCTAAAAACCGCGGTGCGCCACGGCCACGCCACACTCGTACGATGGCTCATCGACGGCAAATACGTCACGGACGCGGGTATGGGTTCATGCCACGAGGCAGCGCGCAGTGGTCATGTCGAGTGCCTCGCGCTCCTTGAGGGTGCCGGATGCCCGTGAGACGAGAATACTCTGTGGGCCGCCGCCGAGGGTGGACATATTGGGCGTGTGAATTATGCCATCGTGCACGGCTGCAGGCAGGAGAGTCACGACTTTATGCTCTGTTCCGGTCCATCACCGATGGCACACATCGAGTGCGTAAAAAAGATCCTTGCCGCGGGCGGACACGCAGACGGCTATAGCGAAGAACTAGCCATACGCGTTGGCCACCTCGATTGTCTGCGCATGTTTGGCGTGGGGAACAGCAAATGGGACGGCGATATGTACGTTTTTGCCGCCGATCGTGGGACCTGGAGATGCTGCGCTACCTACACGAAAACGGGTGGCCGTGGGATGCGTACACGTTGAGGGCTGGCGCCAGGTCGAAAAGTGGTGACTGTCTGGCCTACATACTGGACAATGCATGTCCGTGGACCGCCGGCGATCTGTGCACGACCATTCGCTCGACCATGCGGACGACGATCGTGGCTGCTATTCGACCCGAAAGCGGCGACACCCGACCGACGACCGCGGCGGCATCCGTGGGGCGTCTTGATCTTCTTTCCGACCTATGCGGAAAAGGGTATGCCTGTGGGCCGGATACGTGTGCGGCCGCTGCGCGCCATGGCTACGCCGATTGTTTGGACTATCTCTACAAGCGCCACTGCGCATGGGACCAAGAGACACCGCGCGCCGCCCTCAAAGGCAACAGTCGACGCTGTTTTGAATACGCCGTCTCTCGCAACTGCCCTCTGATGCCCCTCGACAGGAGCGCGGCCGCAGCGCGCGGCTGGAAAACCTGTGCACGATTGCCTCTTGCGCGAGGTTACTAATGGCGCGAGGACGACCGCCGCCATGCGCTTGTCTTGTTTCTGTGATCGACCGAGACTTTGTGCTGTCGGCGAGGCCTTTTCTTGTTTGTGTCTGCATCTTGTTTAGCGCTATCAATAAATAACCACCTTTTTTTCCAATGGCACAAAAGGGGTTTCACAAGGCCATTTGGCGCACTGCACGATTGCCTAGTCGCCAGGGTCTTGCAGACAGACGCACACCTCTGACGAGGCCACATACACAAGCGCCCGATATTCCGGTGGCGGCACGAAAGAACGGAATATCGTGCGACGGCCAACCCTTTTTTATTCTTGTGCGCAGACAAAACTCGAAAAAAAACAGAGAATTACGCGGTAGGTTTATCTGTTCTTTTTTTTGTCGCGGCGAGGGCGGCGGCGGCCAGCCAGAGGGCGAGTGTCGAGACGCACCATGCGTGGAACGGAAGCGCCGTACGCCGTGTGCACCCTGTAGTGTTGCCGGAGGAATGCGACGACCTCACGATGGGGCGAAGCGAGCGCGGCGCCCGTGCAGTCCTCGGTACGATGCGCGTAAAGAAAATGCACGACGTCGATATGGCCACGGAGCGCGGCGCCGTCCATGGCGTCGGTCGTGCACGGCGCACCGATGTCGTGCAGGAATCGCACAACACCGAAATGGCCTCGTCGGGCAGCGAAATCCATCGCCACCGGCCTCGCCTTTTCGCCGTGATCATAAAGGAAGCGCACGATATCGAGGTGGCCCGTCGCGGCCGCGTGATCCAGCGCGCTCGTGTTTCTGCAGCATGCATATTGATCGTAGAGGAAGCGCACAATGTCGAAAAACCCGCGAGAGGCGGCCTTTTTGATGGCTGCGCTCGTGCATCCCTCGGTGCGATGTGCTGCCAGATAGTGGACAATGTCAATGTGTCCGTATCGGGCGGCGGCGTCCGTGATCGTCGTCGGCACACACAGGCCCGCCTTGTTTTCGCAGATATGGATGACGACATTGCAATGGCCGTTGACGGTCGCCGCAAGCAGGTGCCGCGAGTCAAACCGTGCATTGGCCTCGACCAGCGCCTTGACCGCGACAATGTTGCCCGAGCCGCACAGGGCTACGCGGTCGGCCGTCAGCCAGCGAGGCATCTTTCGCGTGCGTGTGATTTCTTCCGCTGTGCACACGCAAAAGCACCGGTGAGCGACGCGCGCCGCGCAAAAGGAACGGTCGTCGAGGAGGGCACAAATGCGGTGACGGATTTCGACCGGAAGAACGGCGGGATCGCCATATCCTTGTGTGTTTGTGCACAGAGGCGATGCGGTGGCGTGCCTTCTTTTGCGCGGCCTGCCGCGACGTCGGGACCCCGCCCTCTGGTGGTGCGCTTTCTTACTGCCCATCTTTCCTCTTCTTTTTTTTCCGAAAAGAAAAAAGACACGCAGAAAACACGACTCTAGTGCCACGGCGCTTGGTCGGCCCCTTGAACGGGTCGGGGGGTTCGCCACGATGATAGGAGAAAAAAAGGACAAATTGACTAGGTCGGTGATCGGGCAAAAGGAGAAAGAGACGTTCAAGGCCCCCGCAGACGATTGGCTGCGCGCCCGACGGAAAAAAGGGAATAGAAATAAAAATGTTACTGCGGAAAAAAAGGCGCCCTTGTTTATGCGAAAAAGGCGTAATAGATGTCGATGGGCACCAACAACGGCGAGAGCACCATATAAATGCCCCACGTCGTGATCGACCACACGATGTACATGAGCGCGACCGAAGCGCACGAGGCGTGGGGCGATGTCCGGCACTCGATCCCGTGGCACTTGCCATGTAGTGTCCGGTAGTGGAGACTGTCGATGCATCCATGGTATTCGACAGCCACGCTCGTCACGGCACGATAGCCTACAAAGCCAACACTGTAGACGCCGTAGCCAATAAGGGCCAGAATGACGACCCACGCGAGCGCACAGGCAAGCGCCCAAAAGACCCAGCACAAGGCGTCTACCGCCCTTTTTCTTGTTGTTGTCTCTGTCGCCGCCGTTGCCGTCACGCCAGACAATTGCCGTTGGAGGGCAGGAGGTTGTCGGGGCATCGTGGCGTTGGACAGATTGTTTGCGCGATGGTTTGCAAGTGGCAGAATTGTCCTGTTTGGTCAGACTTGGCCTTTTTCTCTTTGTTGCAAACCTGTTGCAATTGGACAACATCATTTCTTTGCGTGATTGGCTACTGAAAGAATTTGCCTTGGTTGGTGCGCTGTATGGTCGACCTGCCCCTTTGTCCCCGCAAAGAAAAACAAGACAGCAAAAGAGAAAAAAGACCGACACCCGCGACCGACAATGTCCATCCGCGATTTGCCGCCCGAACTCTTGTCGGCCGTCTTGGCGCTTGTTGATGACCGCGATTTTGTTTCGTGTCTCAAGGCGGCGCGACTCTTTCACCTTGACGAGTCCGCGGCCTATGAGGCACGCGTCGCTCGGTGGCAGGGCTGCGTCACCGCCGTCGACTTTTGTCGCGCTGGCAACATCGATGCACTGCAGCGGCTCTGGCAACGAGGCGCCATCGAGTCTGCCCATCTCAAGGCCATGACCGAGACAGGAGTCAAGAACGACCTCGCGGACGTGATTGCGTGGCTGTGCGATCACTACCCCGAATGCGCCGACATGGCAGCCGCAGACTTTTACAACCTGGGCGCGCGCGTGCTGTCTCTTTTGATTGCCCGCTACCCCGATGCCGTGCGCAAAGAGGCCCACGGGATTGTCCATTATGGGACCTATTTCGGCCGGCTGGATGTCGTCGTGCTCATGGACCGCGCCGACTTGGGTGGATTCGACTATCATCCCATGGACGTGGCGGCGGGCCACACCCGACTCGATATACTCGTATACCTCCATCGGCACCGACCCAACACAGCGACCACCGACGCACTGGCGTACGCCGCAGCCAATGGCGATCTCGCCATGGTCCGATTCCTGTGCGCCCACAGAGACGACGGTTGCTATGAGATGGCGATCCGGTGGGCGGCCCATGGCGGTCATGTCGAGATTATGGACCTGATCCGTCGTCGCTACCCAGAGATCACATGTGGCAACGACGCGTTGCCTCTAGCCGCCCACCACGACCATTTGGATGCCGTCATATGGCTTCATGCGCCCGGCCGCGCGCCCTGTGTGCGTGGACTCGTTTATCATGCGGGCGAACGAGTCGAGGCGTGGCTCGTCGCCAACAGGTGCATGTGCAACGACGAGCCGAGAGTGTTTGACCAAGAGGATAGTGACGATTGTGAGGACAACGATGAAAAGGACGACGACCGCAACAATACCAACGGCGGTGACAATGCCGAGAACGAGGCCGAGAGCGATGAGGCGGACGGCCGTAGCGATGACGACGATGACGATGACCAAGACGGCTACAGCGAGGACGAACACGACTGCGATTTCGATTTTTTGTACGACAGTGAGGTCAACGACGAGGATGAATCTCACCGTGACCATACGGCGTCTATGTTGCGCGCACGGCCACCCGTCCCCGATGCCGATTTGCTCTGACGGGACGCCTCGCCTCTGTCTCGCCACGGTATCGCTCCTTTTCGCACAAACAATAAACATAAACAAAAAAAGTAGGGTTTCATTATCGTCCTTTCATCGGGGATTTGTGGCCACACGCCTATTTTTCCTTTTTTTTCCCGTCGCGTTGGCGATTGTCCTGCGCTCGACATGCAAAAATATACAATGCACTTTTGTGCCCGTCAAAGTACCGCCCCAATTTTAATGGGTCTGTGCCAGAGGACGATAGCCACGGTCATAAAACCGCGACAGACCCAAAAATATTGTCCGCCAACGGCGAGGGCGTGCACGCACGAAGAGGGCTTGCTCCGTGCTCGGCCACACATGCGCGCCGCCGCTGCAAACTGCAGGGTTTGCAAAGAGCACACTCGATCCCTTTTGCCTGCGATCTGTGCTTATCTGCGAGGTTGGCGCGTATACAGACTCTTTTTTACTTTATCTCCAAATCGTTGCTAAAACCCCAGCAAGCGCTCACCGACACTGTGCGACTTATTTCATACGTCAGAACCGCCAGCGACATTGATGGCATTTGGCGACGGTGCCCTTCCTTTTTGCCGGCAAAATTAAAAAAATCGCCTGCCAAACTTGTTAATCCAATCAAAAAATGTACAGCAAGTCTTTGTTCCAATTCGCCAGACACAACAAAAAGAGAGAGAGAGAGAGAGGCGGTCCTTTATGTGGTGCCGGGCGGCCGGGCAAAGTCAAGTCGTCGTCGCCGCAGTCATGAGGAAATCCGAATCGCAGAATCTTTCGGCTGCCGATGACGGTGCAGTAGGAATCGGCAGCATGCCCACCGAAATTCTTTGTGGCATTATCGATCGGCTCGACGACGTCTCCTTTTGTACGGTCCGCGTGGCCCATCGAATGTTTCGCGTCCATACCGCCGATGAAATCCACCGTGGGCGACAGGTGCCGCGATGGCTTTGTGCCGACCGCATCGACCTCTGCCGCCGCGGCGACGTGACCGCAGTACGCGCGCTGTGCGACCACGGCGCTCCGTTTGCCCTGTGTCATCTAGCGCAGGCCGCCGCTAGCGGCCATCTCGATGTCGTTCTCCTCCTTCATCGTCATCGGCTGTGCACACACAATGGGCACTTTGCCGATGCCAAACCGCACGACCTCGCCGACGCGCAAAACTCTATGCAAGAGTATTTTGTTACGGCCGACGGGACCATTGTCGATCGATTTGGAAACCCCATCGTCAGAACCGCGCCATGGTGGTGGTCGTCGTCGTGTGCGAGCCCCCCTCCGACCGACGCCATGGACCTGGCCGCCGCGGCCGGTCACCTCGCCATCGTCCAATTCCTCCATGCCAATCGTACCGAGGGGTGCACGACCCGCGCAATGGACGGTGCCGCCGCCGGCGGGCATTCCGACGTGATCAAGTTCCTCCATGCCAACCGGAGCGAGGGCTGCACGGCGCGGGCGATTTTCATGGCCGCCCGCCACGGACATTTTGACGTCATCGCGTTTTTGCATGAGATCATGGGGATGCGTCTCGCGCGTCCCAGCCTAGTCGAGGCCATCGTGCACGGGCACCGCGATATTGTCGCCTACTTTTACCGACGCGGCATACGAGACTGTCGATCGGGCGATATGGACAAGGCCGCGCGCAACGGCCACCTGGCCGTTGTGCGGTTTCTCGACAAAAAGGCCACGTGCGGTTGTACGATCCAAGCCATGACCCTGGCCGCACTATCGGGCCACCTCGATGTCGTCGTCTATCTGCACAAGAACCGCACCGAAGGATGCACGACAAAGGCACTCGCCTCTCGGAACCCGCAGGTCGTCGCTTTTCTGCGCCAACATTACGAGGTCGTCGACGGCACCATGATGCGCGTCAAAGATCCCCGCCGGCGGCCCACCCTTTGATTGTAAAAAAAGAGAGATTTTCTCTTTCGCCTCACAACAGCACCAGAAATTCCAAGGGTCCCCTTTCCGCTTGCCCTTTTACGAAAAGAGCGTCGACGAGCAAGCCGGACGTGTTGCAGGCTCGGGCGGAAGCCACACGCTGTAGTTGGACAGCGTCGTCGGTTTTCATAGCGCGGACGGTCCCGTCTTTTTTTTTTCTTGTTGGTTTCGATCACAAACCGCCACTTCAACAAAAAGGGCAGCGCCAAAAAATCGTCGGCGCGAGAGCGCGACCTTGCCATCTCGCGCTTTTTTCCCAATGCGCGTCTACATTTTGGTCCAATCACAAAAAGGATTCTTCATTTTCAATAGAGAAACTATAAAAAATGAGCGGGGGTGGAATCGGCCCGAGGGCAAAGGTCGGCCAACGGACAGCACCGACACTCGCACTCCCACACCACCAACAGCGCATGAGAAGGCAAAGGGCCCACGGGCGTCCTCGAAAGAGGCGGCGCACAATGGGCGACCGCCGGTCTCTTGGAGGCGCGGCCCAAGAGCCAACGGTTATTGACATGCCCAACGAGGTCCTACACCAGATCCTCGGGCTGCTGGACGACTGTTCTTTTTGCGCGGCCCGGCTGGCCCATCGGCGGTTTCGCGTCCACACGGCCGACGAGATCAAACGCTTGCGACAGGTGCCTCGATGGCTCCGTGCCGACCGCGACCAGTTGTGCCAACAGGGCAACGCGGTCGCAGTGCGCGCATTGTGCGACTATGGCGCTCCGTTTTCGACCCGCCATATGGCTGAAGCCGCCGGCAGCGGCCACCTGGACGTTGTCGTTCTTCTCCACGGGCGTGCGCTCTGTCCGACACAGGGGGTTCTATTGGAGACCCGGTCGCGCGGCGCCCTAGACGAAATCGAATCGATGCAAGACTATTTTGTTACGGTCGACGGACGCACAATCGATTCGTTCGGCAACGCCATACGCAAAAGCGGGCGCTTTGGCATGGTCGGTACCTTTGGGAAGACCCACATCATGGACAGTGCTGCCGCCGGCGGCCATCTCGACGTCGTCGAGTTTCTGCACGTCAACCGCACCGACGGTTGCACGGCTGACGCCATGGACGGCGCTGCCGCCGGCGGCCACCTCGACGTCGTCGAGTTTTTGCACGCCAATCGAACAGAAGGCTGCACTCCGTGGGCCATTGTTGGCGCCGCGCGAGGCGGCCATATCGACATGGTGGCGTGGCTCTACCGCAATCGCCCCGAATGCGCCGCGCCACCGCGTGCCGCTCTCGATGCCGCAGCGCGCTACGGCCATATGGACACGATATTGTTTCTGCACGAAAGGGCGCAAGTTCCGTTGACGCAGTCGGCCATGAGCGAGGCGATCGCGGGAGGCCACTGCAATGTCGCCGCCTACCTGCACTCTCACGGGATCAACAAATGCCGACCAGAGGACATGGACGAGGCTGCAGGCAACGGCCATCTCGGTATGCTGCATTTCCTCCAGCAGGCCTGCATTGCGCGTTGCACCTCCATGGCCATGACCCTGGCCGCCCAGTCGGGCCACCTCGATGTGGTGACCTTTCTCCATGAGAATCGCACCGAGGGGTGCACCAAAAAGGCGCTGACGTCGCCCAACCCGCAAGTGGTCGCCTTTCTCCGCGAGCGCTACAAGGTCGTGAGCGGCGAGATGGTGCGCATCGAGCACGATCCCGGCCCCAAAAAGCGGCGCAGCCGCAACCACCGCCGCCGTCGTCCCAAGAGCACACCCGCTCCTTCAAAGACCGCATCACGAGACAGCCCCCGCTTTTTCGCCGCCGACTGAATGCGGCCCTTTGGTCTTTCTTCTTGTCCTTTTTCTTTGCAACTATCAAATAAATAAAACAGCGTTGTTGGTAATTGGCAGGCCGTTGCAAAAAACCGGTCCCTCTGGCACGCGCGTCGGTCTCGATCGAAAAAAAAAAGGAAAGAGAAAAGGCGACAACAATTTGGCCGCCCGGCGGCGCACCGACCTCGCGAAAACGGGCCGTTCTTTCCATTTTCGCTCAATCCCAATTATTAAATCGCATTTTATCAGTGCTTACTGAAAGAGAGATCGAAAGAACGGGCCGTTGGCACAGCACCACGCCGACTAGAGGCGGCGGGCTGCGCAACACCGGCACGGCCCGGTCCCGCGGGCCGGTCAGCCGTCAACTAATTCGCACCAAATTTTCCGATCGCAAATCATACAAATCAAATAATCCCTCTAGGATTCCGGACACTGGTCGTCGGTTAACCGATTCGCAAGCGCTGGGCGCGGCCCCACAATGCACGCTCTCTCCGCGGGACAGTGAGGGGGCACTTTGTCTTTCCTTGTTTTTTCACGAGGCCGATGCAGCCGAAACCAGCAAACATAAAAGCGCCGCGCGCGCGTCATTCGGCAAGCCAATCGGCGGTCGACGCCAAAAAAGCCATACGCCGACGGTCCAACCCAGGGCGCCGGCCAGATGCGCCTTTCGGGTACACCACTGGGTTTGTTTCCATAGACCCCAAGATAAAGAGGGAGCCCAACACGTCACGCCTAGATCACCAACACATATTTTGCGCCCTGCGCTCATGTCGTCTCGACGTCTGCTTTTCTCTTGGTTCCTGTGCGCGGCGGCAATAGGCTGCGCGGTAGCGTGGGCGCTCGTCGTCGGGACGGTGCCGTGGGTCGACGACCATGCGCAGTGCATCGCGGTGGCGCTCGTCTTTTACGCGGCACTTTACCTCGCCAGGCTCGCGCGATTCTGCCTTGTTGCACCACGGACCCGTACGCCCGTCGATGCGCCAACAGGCCGACCACTCTCGACCGAGCCACCCGACGTCGTCGAGGAAAGCGAAACCACGCGCCGCCGGCGGATGCACGCAACGACGCAACCCGAACCGATCGAGCGCGAATCGGTCGAGCCGACCTGTCCGCCCACGGCGACTCTCGGCGCTCGTCCTACCGATGCCGACATGGATCGCACCTCGTCGATTCCGGCGCCTCCTCGGCCGCCCCCTCTCTGTCGCGTGCCAGTCTGTGTCAACCCCTTTGGCGGCGACGCCTATGTCGACACGGTGCCGCGCGGTGCGCTGCTGATATGCGACCCGCTCGCCGCGCCCGAGACGGCCGCCAAGTGGCGCGCCCGCAAGGCCTCGGTGATCGCCCGCTTTGGCGGAGCGCTTTCTTTTGCGCTTCTGTGCGAGACCCATCCCGACTCGATCGACCGCGAGCGCTGGCCCTGTTCCGACGGCGAATCGCTGGGCACGGTTGCCATCGACGACATTGGATCCCATGTGCGCGGCCAGGTCGTCAAGCGCGCCGGACGTTGGACGGCGCACGGGTACGCCATCGTCTTTTGCGCAAAACAAAAGACAACGTTCGAGGGCCTATGGGAGCACGGCGCGATGACGCACGGTTACTTTCGCGCCTGGTTCCCGTCGAGCCGAACATTCGCCTGGCTCCGGTGGCCTGGCGGCAAGACCTTTGGCTGTATGTGGTACACAACAACCCCGGACGGCAAGTTGCGCGGCCATATATGTCACTATGTGCCGGCATCTCACCGTGACCGGTCCGCGCGCCGCGGACCCCTGCGGTATAATGTCGAGACAGCGCCGCCTCTCTGGAAGCCGGATGGTGCCGACGGCGTTTGTGTCTGCAGCATGACCGGAGGCGACCGCGTCTACCTGGCTCATCGACCTGATCTGGGGCAGGTGATCACGCGCCTCAAAATCGCCTCGAACAACGGAGCAGAAGGACCCGATACTCGCGTCATCATCGAGGGGTGCGAGTGGACGGTCATCGAGCCTGCCGAGGATGCCGCCTATCAGGGACGCGTTTTTTATCCGGCCGATCCTCGGTCGCGCCAGTTTGACCAGATGGCCGAATACGTGCTCTCGGGCCGCTCGGAGCAGGCCTTTGGACCGGCCCAACAGGCCGCCTTTGTTGCCGCCATCCGCGCCGTCGTTGCCGCCAGAGACGCCGCTCTCTAGATGACCTTTTCGCCTTTCTTTTCTTGTTGTTCTATCGGACCCACCCCACAGTAAAAATACATGGACCGAATTCGACTTTTGCGGCACTGCCTCTCTGTCGTCTCGCCGGCCCGACCGGCAGTGGCTCGGCTGGTCGTCGACTGGCATTGCTCGCGGTGTCGCCTGACCTCAATGTTACCGTGTCGCCTACGGCCAAGTATTGCGGGGCACAGGCAGTGTGCTTGCATCCTAGACTTCACGAGCGCCCTTGTTCTGTCCATTGAGCAGGACGAGGAAATTACATTTCGCAACTGGCGCCCCTTTTTTTACGTGCAGCCTCTTTCCTCCCAACGGCGGGCGTATGGCCCTGAGCCGAGAAACACAGCCGGGCGAGGCCAAGGTTCAATCCATTTTTCGTTTGTGTATGCGCTTTATGGCGTCAAAATTGCAGATCTTCTGGTAGGTGGCCTTGCCGTGCTGGATCACTGCAAGGTCGGCACCGAGTTTGCCGTGCTCCTCTTGGACCGTCAAGTGGTACATTCGTCCGTCGTCGAGAGTGCCCCTGACAGTGAACGAATCGTGGCTGTCCTCGATCAAGGACGCTGTCCGAGATGCGTGTTTGCCGACGAGCGCGAGCGGCCCGAGGACCAGACGCCAGACGCACTGCTCGTGCGCCGAGCACACAAGTTTCAACTCCTTGACCTGGGCGTCGAGAAGACGCTTTAGCAGACTTGAGAAAAGTTTGCTCATCCTACGCTCCAGCCAGGACTGGTCGCGCTTGATCTGGTGATACGCGTCCATCCTCGCGCGCCCCAGCGTGTCCTTGCCTGTGTGAGAGAGTTTTTCAAGTGATGCGCTTCCGTCGCCAATGCCGCGGCACGCTGTGTGCGCCTGCTTCAGACAGAGGATTTTCGCTCTGACTCGCTCATCACCGTCGCAGCGCCCACACCAGCAGCAGTTGCCGATCGACGCTCGACAGCACCACCCACAAGCCGACCGCGGGGGACACGCGCTCGCTTGCACGGTTGCAGGCGGCAGACATTTTTTGTGCCGCCTATTGCAGGCCGCACTTTTGCCTTTTTCGTCGTCTCCCGGACGATAGAAAAAACAACGGAAAAGTATTTTTATTGGTGGTCGACAGCGAGCGCGTTGGGATTGGGAGTTTTCCTTTTTGTTGCGTAACCCGCGCCGCGCCTCGATCCAAAGGAGAAACAGAAAAGGCTGGGGACACCGCCGCCAGGCACGTCAGACTACACCCACACGAAAAAGAGATGGACGACGGGCGCCGCCACAAGAGGCCGTTTTCCTGCAAAGGGGATTCCGCGCGTGAGGATCGCCTACGCGCTCGACTCGCTATGCCCTCTGGGGATATCGCCAGCGTGCAAGAGGCTCCCGAAAAAACCTCGACTCTGTTGGGCGACCTGCCCGACGAAATCTTGGCTCACGTCGCCGGCCATCTGCCTTTGGTGGCCGTGGCCGCTCTGGGTCGTACCTCTCGGCAAATGCGCGACATCTGCCTCGACGATAGACTCTGGCGCCGTTTCTATGCGCGCGACTTTCCTCCCTGTTCCGAGGGCGACAAAGGCTGCCTGTGGCACATGAGCACCGCCGTCGGCGAATTCGATCTGCCTGCCTATGCCAAGAGCCGCCTCGACAGACTGCTCGATCCGGGCGTGCGCGAATCGCCACTTGTTCACGTTGCCAACGAGGACCCGGCCGCAGACAGGACCCAGAGTATCCTAGATGCGCTCATCGGGTGCGGGGTCTGCGAAATGTGCCCCCACCACTGGCGGTCGGTAATCGCCGCAAAAGGGTACCGCTGGGCCTACGCCTCCAATGCGGTGCCGCCCCGCACATTTGCCGCCTATCCCGATCTACCGCCTTGCCTTGTGGGTCGCATCCCCTTGACCGGCCGCCCGTTGACGGGCGACTATAGAGGCGACGTCGAGCGAGTGCCCTCTTTTTTCGGCAGCGAATGGCAACAGTACCGACCCCAAGGCCTGGGCACCGCCGTCTACCGGTTCGACGGCGTCGAGTCTCGCCTCAATGGAAACATGTTGCGCCGCTGCGTGTCGGGCGAGTGGCGCGACGGCCACATGCACGGCCACGCCGTCTCGTGGTCCGGACGCGGTCTGTGCACCGACCCGAGGCCGCCCGAGGACAGATCGTGTCGATACGTCGAGGGCGATTACCACTATTTCGAGGGCCAACACGTCGACGGGCGTCCGTGTGGTCGGGGCGCCTTGATCGGGGCGGGCGTCATCCGACTCGGCGTCTGGTCGGCCGATGGCACGTGCGTGGGGCAGTCGTGGCGAATCACAGGCGCCGACATTAAGCGCGTTATCTCTAATGGCGTAGACCGCCTGTCGGGCATCGGCACGACCGGATCGTCGGCGCTGTCTGGTCGCGAGACCGGGCCCGGTCTCGTGCGCACCGGCGACGGCATTGTTGCCTTTTGCGGCAATCTCGGCGACGGCCGCCCGACAAAGGGCCAGGCATTTGACCTGTCGGGATCGCTTATCTACGACGGTGAGTTTGGATGCGATGGCATAGACGGCAAGGGCACGCTGTATTTGGCCAACGGCGGTGTCATGAAGAGCGACACATGGAAGCAGACCTATTACGCAATGACATACACCGACACCAACGAGGCCATACCATGCCTCTATGGTACAATCACCTACCCCAACGGCGACAAGGTCAAGTGCCAGTGGATCGAGAGCGCCTACGAGTATGGCGGCATGCCGTCGCCTGTCGTGTACGGTTTTCGCTATTCGCGCCACGATGCCGCCGCCGACGTTGCTGGTCTTTGTCTATCGTCGGCGCTCGGGTGGCAAGTGGTCGTGCCCGGCCGACACGAATTGGACCCCGCCGCGCGAGACGCCGACGGCGATCCCCCGCCCACCACGTCGGCCGCCCTGGAGCGCACGCACCTCTCTGCGCTCTGTTCCGGCCATCTAGGCCGTCGCCGGTGGATTGCCGATTTCGTCTTTTGGCCACAGGTCTACCCGCGCGGATTCGACTATCCCGACGCCGACGATGCCATCCAGTTTGTCGAGCACATGACCAGCCGACATCCGGAATGGGCGCCCTATCGCAGTGCCATCTATGCTTTTTACGGCCTGCAACCGCCGCCGCCGACGTCCCTGCATCTCTAGTGCCATTGCCCTCTCTTGCGCTCGCGCGTCGCCATTTTTAAAAATTGGAAAGGAAATCCCGCATTTTCTTGTTTATCAGGCCGCTTTTGCATTCATCTTTTTTTCCTGTAAAATGAAGAAATCGAAAAGAGTGGCGGCGCCAGCCAAAGGGCGGAACCCGCACGCAAAAATGAGCGCTCCTGCGTCGCGCCAGCAGGATCCGCAGGTCTCGATCGATTACCTGCCCGCCGCACAAATGCCGCGTCGGCCATTCTCCCTTCCTCTACGGTCTGTGCTTTGCGTTTTTTATGTTATTCGTATCGGCGCCCTTTTGCAAAAAGGTGCCGGCGGGCCTGAAAGGATCGCAAAGGATCAAATGTTCTTTTTATTTACAATCACCTTTTTGCGGAAAAACGGTCAAGGAAAAATGCGATCTTGGACGTCACGCGTTGATCATCTTGCCGGCCGCGATGCCGCCCAAGATGGGAACCAGGGTGACTGTCGCCACGGCAAAGGGTCGCCACGATCCTTTCAGCGTGCGGCGGCGCCGTGCTCGCTTCCCCAACGCCATCTTGGTCGTGCGGCACAGGCCGAGACTAAAAGTGGCCGGGCCGTAGATGGGGTAGGTGATCTGCGCACTGCCGAGGCTCCACATCACGCACATGGGTGTGGCAAGATCGAAATCGTATCCCGACATTTTTTTCCCGTTTCCACGGTCTCTGTTTCGATCGTCGTCTGTATTTGTGTCGCCGTCGGTGCCTTGGTTGCTGCTGTTGCGTCTCCAGGAATATTTCCGCGGTGTCATATAGACACTTGCTGTGTCGTGATTCGACGATCCAAAGCGACCAATCAAAAAATACATTGTAATTCCTTTCCTGTTTGTATCGGCCCCCTTTGCCGCCGCCGCCGCAAAAGAGGTTGCTGCGATCACCGGTCGACCCGGCGATAATTGGTGACAGGCTGCGCCCGATTGCCGGTCCCGCCTGCCCAAATCCTTTTCGCGCGCAAGGCCGAAAAAATAAAATCCGAAAAAAACAAAATCAAAAGGTGCTCGGCGGCGCAGCCGCGATGTGTCGGCCGGGCCGTCCCACGCGTCGCAGCAAAAAGATGCTGTCCGCCTTGGGCAGTCTTGTTGCCGGGCGCACTCGCAAGAAAACCCAACCTTTTTTCCTTTGAGATCTTGGACATCTTGCGGTCGCCAAGCCAAAGGACGGGCACTCGATACTGTCCATAAAAGAACAAGACCAGAATTTGCGTTGGCGCAATAAAAAATAGGTCGTCTCCCTGAAAAGAACAGTGTCCGATTCTGGCAAGATGCCATTCTTTAATGCTTTTATGGGTTTCCTCTTTATTCCTGCTTTTGCGGCGCAACGGGCGAGAGCGCCAAAATGGACCGCGTGCCGTGCCGGTGATCATTCTTGCGAGCCGCTGTCGCATGCGAGGACCACGGCGCCGATTTTTGGCAGCCGCAGGCGGTCGCGCAGACACAGACAGGCACAGCAACGGGTAAAGAGAAAGGGATGTGCGCGTGGAATGCGGGAGGCAGTCGAAATGGCGTTCTTACGCAGCCGACGGCGGGCACTTTTTGATGACGCCGACGAGGCTCTGGTTGCCCGCCATGTCAAACTCCTTGCCGGGATGCTCGGTGCACCACGATACCACGCGGTCGATCCACCGCCGCGCATCCATGTACTCGTCGTAGGCGTCGACCAGGCGCAGACGCGTGTCGCCCGTCGCTCGCGCGCACGCCTTGAGCGTTGCCTCGACGTCGTCTGTCACTTTGGCTTCGCAAAGCGCGCGACTGGCGGCGGCGACAAACACCTTTTGAGGCGGTCTGTCGTCGTAGATGCTGACGGGAAACATGCAGGTGACGCCGTCGCACACGGCCTCCATGTCCGTGTCAAACATCCATTCGACGGTTCGGTCGACAGTCATAAACTCGTCGACGGCGTCGTGGTCCTTGCACTCTTTGGGGCAGTTGTAGTTGCGCACGCGCACATGGTACATGGCGTTGGTTGCTGCTCGATCGAAACTGGACATCGATCGATTTCGAGATGAGGATGCTGTCATCGTCGTCGCAAAAAAGGGATTGGACGATTCATCGCCTTCTTTTTCGTTGCGCCAGGCCGACGACCATTCACGATTCCATAACGCCCGCCCCTGTTTCTGGTCGCTCGGCCGACGCCGCCGCTGATTCTTTCGGACAAGGGACTCGATTTTGGCATCGAGGCCGAGCCTGCCCGGTGAAGGGAGAAGAGGGACGCGCCGGCAGGCCCTCCGCCGCCGCTGATCGCGGCCGATCGCCTTGTTGGTGTTCTCTTTTTTTTTCTTGAGACCTGCCCTCAAGGCGGCACGCTCATGCCACCGAGAGCAAAAGCGGCCGACATGCCACTGCATTCCTTTCTTTTTCATCTTTTGTGGCAAGAACGCTCTCGTTGTGTGTTTGCGCCTTTTGCCTGGCGCCGTCGCCCACGCGCCTTTTTGTTTGTTCCGCCCTGACGATATCGAGAGACAAAAAAGGCGACCGATGCCAGGGTTACGGGCTGGTGTTTTTGGAGATTGGAATGTCCGACGCTCCCTGGACGCGTGTGCGTGTGCGTGCGTGTGCATCAAAGTGGCTCTCCGACCTGTGCGAGCCAACGGCCGTGTCTGTTGCCCGGACGCACGATTCGCAGTCGGGGCGCCAAAAAAATCAGACCAGTAGTTGCCGTCTTTCTTTGTTTATGAGGGCAGAAACCCAACACACATTCCGGCAAGGTAAACACTACGAGACGGTCTCGTGCGCGACGTCGTGTCGGGCGACCAGATCGACGCGGCCATGCTTGGCCATCAAGAGGTCCAAGAGTTTGGTCTCGACATCGTCGGCCAAGTAGACGGGCGGGATCTCTACGCGATGAACCTGCCAAGGCGACCAACATGGATGAGAATGTGTTTGTGCGAAAAAAATACAAACCAAACAAAAAGCGTCGGGGAGAAGAGAGATTGTGGCCGGCAAAAAGGGGCGAGCGTGGGCGCACCTCGAAGTCGATGCCGCTCGACTCTTTTTCGGCCGTGAGAAAAGCGACAAAGCCCTTGATCTGCTCGACGCGATCGTCCCACATGTTGACCTTGCGCGGCGCGTGCTTTGCAATCAGGTCGGCGATAAATTGTGTCTTGTAGTCGATCGTGCTCGGCCCCGACGGCGGCTTGAGTCCTGTTTTGACGCAATCGACATCAAGTGAGAACAATGTCATTTTGCCATTGTCACTGAGTTGTTTGCATGGGTACGCCCGCCAAACTCTTTACGCGTCATCCCACAAAGTAATAGTGGGGGCGGCGGGGGAAAAAGAGGTACCGACGGCGTCAAAGACGAGGGCCGCGCTCCCGACAATGGCATTGATCCGTTGGCGGTAGGACTCTGAGCGTCCCGTGAGCAGCACTGTGTGCCGATCCGCCCGGCGAGCATCACGCAACAACAAACAAAAAGTTTAACAACGCCAGCGGGAAGAAAAAGTCGTGGTTTGTCGGGGGCGGCATGCAGCCCTGTAGTGTGCATACGTGCACAGTACCTGTGACTGACCGAGGATCGGCCATCGACTCGCGCACACGGCAGAGCAGCGGCGCATTCCACCACTCGCCGCCTGGGATTTCGGGCACATACGGCGGACACAACGTGGTTACCTGCACGCACGGCCGATATCGCGAGCATAAGAAAAAAAAGCGCCGAGAATGCACGCCGAAAGGCGCATGCCGGGGGCGTGGGCAGGTGAAAAAAGGAGGCGCAAGAGCAAAAAAAAAGGGGAGCGGACGGCATACGTCCTGAAACCAGCCGAGGCCTTTGGCCTTGGGGCCGTTTTTGATGGTCGCGATCGAGGCGCGCGTCCACTTGTCGGCGTTGGGTTCGGGCGACCGAAACAGCGTGCCATCAAAATCGAAAATGTTGAGTTGGTCGACGGGGTCCTTTGTGGGGCCCTTGGTCGTAGTCGACGGCGTCGAATCTAGTTCTGTGGTCGCGAGGACAGCAGAATCGGGGCAGATGGGGTGGGATTGGCAAGAGTCCATTACGTGCAGTTCGGCGAGTATGCGCGCTGGGAGTGCTTTGGTATTGGTGCCGTAGAGCGCTAATGGTGGGTTCTTTTTTTTGTCCTATGGATCAACCGTGCCAATCCGGTGTGGTTATATAGTTGGTGTCCGTCATTTCCTACTGGTCGACTGATGCTGGCACCATTTTTTATTGGTCCATACATAAAAGGTATTTGTTGCTACGACACAAGCGTCCGGCTTTTTTTTGGTGGGTAGCGGTTAACGGCTGGGCGACGGCTGGTCGGTTGGCTAAACACGCGGATTCCACTGTTGACGTCCCTACCGTGCCAGGATTAATCCACAATTTTTAGCCGCTCGGCTAGCCGTCGCCCAGCATTAGTAGCGGTCTGGTTTGTCTGCGACGAGCGTCGGCCATCACCTCTCGGGTTTGGCGATGCTCGGTCATCGAAAAGGAAAAGGAACAAGAGGGCAAACCAGCAGTCGTCGCTTCCTCACAGACAGGGAGCCGTCCACGTGCACCATTTTTTTGTTTGACTAATTTCTACCCCTATCAAAAAAACAATTGTCCTGGCCCGACAAGATCGTTGCCGCGGGCGACCGGCTTTGGGCGCCGGCGAGGCGGCTCTAAAAAGGTGCGACCAAAAACTTAACGATCAGGGATAAAAGGAGCGCGGGGCGGGTGCGCCCTGATTTTTGCGGCTGCGGCCTGACCGTGCGATCGCAACACTCTTTTTTTTTCTAAACCTCGACAATCGATTGTATTGCCTGTTTTTTCCGGGCGCATTAGGGCTTTGTTTGGGGGCGAAATCGACCCCCGGCACGGCGCCAGGACAACAACACGAAGAAAGAGGAAAAAAGAGTTGATTGCGCAAAATCGAGGGGTCTTTATTTTATGGGCCTTATTCGGCGGGACCGTCGGTGCTTTGCATGCGCCTTTGGTGTTTGCTCAGAAAAGTCACGATCTCTGGATGACGGTGGACGCGCGCATTGTTCAAGAGGCTGTCGATCGGCAGGTCGGGAAAGCGCTCGCACAAGGAGCGCACCAGGTCGATACATCCGATTTCGGCCTCGGTGGCAACCGCCAGTTGGAGGTCCCTCCGAGTCACCCGAGGCCAGAGCAGGTCTGCCACTTGCGCGTTTTCGTGTCGGAGAGCATGGCAGACGGCCAAAGATACGTCGAACACGGCAGTGGGACTCTCGATGATCGCGCGCGCAATGTCTGCGCGCCCGCTGCAGAGAGCCGCTTCGATGGCGAAATCGGCATAGTGGCTCCGCCCGTGAGCCACCAGAAACTGAACAATGTCCAGGTGTCCGGCTCGCGCGGCCTCCAGCAGCGCATCGCCCTCTTTCCACCCGTTGGCCCACAAGAGCCGCACCATGTCGAGACGGCCTAATTTTGCAGCGCGGCCAAGCACAGCACCAGGTCGATGGGCGTCGGCCCGACTACAGTCGCGTTGACACACAAAGCGCAAGACGTCGATATTGCCGCTCTCGACGGCCACGATAGCCATGTGAATCGACACGGGCACACGCTTGCGTTTGTAGAGAAACGCCAATATGTCGGTGCGGCCGCGACGACACACGCCATCGAGCGGCATTCGGAGCCACCTTTGGTTTCGGCGGGTGCGATGAAGGTGGTCGAGTGTGTGCACCCTAAAGCATGAATGGGCAGCGCGCGCCGCACACAAGTCCCTGTCGCCGACAAAATCCAGTACGCGGACGACGACCTCGGGCGGCAGCAATTCCATTTCTTTTTTTTTGTGTGATTCTCGGTGTCTGGTCGAGTCGGCTCCGGGCCGCGGGCGCTCTGGCCTTTTGGTGTTTTTGGATAACGCGCCTTTTTTAATTGACATGAGTTGCATTCATTGGACGGCTTGGCGCACCAATGGCCGCCTTTTCGGGCGAATTCCAAAACAAGTGTTTCGGAATCGACAAAGACAAGGCGCCAGGGTCCTTTCTTTCCCCGGCAGGTCGGCGTGTCTTTTTGTTGTGTGTAGCAACCTCCTTTTTTTCTTTTGGCGTGTCTGGCGCCGTTGCGTTTTTGGCTCGCGTGACACGATAACCAAAAAAAAGTGACCGCCTCCCTCGCAATTTCTTGCAGCCTCTCCTGCCCGCAAAAAACAGACAAGCCAAATGTTCACGCAGGATTACCCAGACACGACGGGAAACCCATCCGGCGCTTGTGGGCATTAACCGGTCACACTCGACGGACCGGGTACTTGGGTTTTGGCTGACGGTAGGTTAACTGCGAGACTCTAGTCGGCACCACTGAAAATCAAACCGTCTGTCGATCTACAACGGAAAATCGACATGAGGAATGGAAAGAAAGGCGAATAAAAAACAATTGTTCGGGCGCGGGCGCGAGCACAAAGCGATCGCGCTCGTATTCGGGTCCGCACTCGGTGCCGAGCCGGAATCAATAAATCGAGTTGTTTCTGTTTTATTCACGCACACGTATCTTTATTATTATCGGTATTTTTCTTCCCTTTTTTTTTGTTCTGGTCCGTTCGACAATCAACAGGACGGCAGACACGCGACTTGCCCATGGCCACTCGGTCGGCCGAGGGCGTCGGTCGGCCATCCGCCAACAACAGACTCCAAGCAACCACTAGAGGGCGTTCGAACCGACCTTTTTTGTCGCGTCTCCAGGTCGCGCGGCGCGATGCCCTCGCGATGGCATCGACGTCGCAATCTCTCTCGAACCTGGTTCCAGGTTGGGCGCTTTGCGCAAAGGGGGAGGCACACTCGCAGCCGCGCCCTATCCTGCTGCGAGTTTTGTAACAGACTTTTTTTAGTTGCGAAAATGGTTTTGTTTGGTGAAAGAAAAAGAGATACATATGCGCCGCCAAGAAGGCAGTAGAGTCACCACGGGCGGCGAGGGCGAAAGAGCGAAACAATCTCGACGGCACACACGAGCCCTAGGCAAGCAGCAAAGGTGGCAGCCGATCCGACGGTCGACGCTGCGCTCGCCACGCCCGACAGCGCGCCCTGATATTGCAACGCCATCGAAAAAAAGAGGGTCAGCAAATCGGCTCGCGCGCGCGCACACATACGACGCAGGGCGCAAAAAACGCGCACGCCCTCGCCCGCAAAGGAACATCGCCAAGACAAAGAAAAAAACGAGGAGACGCAAAAGAGAAAAAAATAAATAAAAAAAGGGTCTGTGCGCACCTTGGGCGGCGGGAAAAAGTCGCGGCACGAGCGCTGGCAGAATCCTTGCGCGTGCACATAGTCCATGCAGTCGCGGTGGCCGTGCCTGGCCGCGATCCAGCAGATATAGTTTGTCAACGCGGCGCCGTGTTGGTGCGCATACACCAGGCAGTCGAGGTGGCCGCCCTCACATGCGCTCCAAGCCGTATACTCGCCCATCGGGCACCCATTTTCGACGGCAAAGGCGAGAATGTCGAGACGGCCTCTGCGTGCCGCTTCCGAGCACGTGTGTCCGTCCCACGGAGACCCGTCGGCATGCGCGCGCTTGATGAGATCCAGGTGGCCGCCTTCCGCTGCGCCGCTGCACACATCGGGCGTCCACGCATAGCCATGGGTGCGCGCGACCAGCAGGACGTCGAGATGGTTGCCCAGCGCCGCGACCCGATCGCACGACTCGCGGTCGTACTTGAAGCCCTGACCTAGGGCATAGTCGACAATGTGGGCGTGGCCCCTGGCGGCTGCCGCCCGCACCACCGACCAATCGTGACGGCACCCGTTCTCGTGCATGTAGCAAAAGAGATCGAGTCGGCCCGATTTGGCCGCCGCCTTGAACGTCCGCCTGTCCCATGGTGCGCCGTGCTCGCGGAGGTAGATCAGCGTGTCGAGTTGTCCGGCACGCGCGGCCCACTTGCACAGCGGCCACGTCTTGGACCTGGAAAAGTTGACGACGCGCTCGATGACCTTGATGTGTCCGGCTCTCGCCGCGCATTCCGCCACGTTATAGTCGGGAAAGGCTGACCGGTTTGCGCGCAAGAGTGCCGCGACGACCCTGTGGTGCCCGCGCGACGCCGCGACGAGGCATGCCGCCTTGTACTTGGGCGCACACCCTCGAACGAGCGATCCGACGAGATCGTGACGGCCGTGGACGGCCGCGTCGACGAGGCGGTTGTAGTGACAGGGGCAATGGCTCGCGTGGATATAGGTGTGCCTGGCGGTCTTGCCGTTGACACCGTCGACATCGGCGCTTAGGGTGGCATGGAATTTTGCAATCTCTTCCTCGTCGGCGAGGTCGAAAACACATTGCGGCAGTCCGAGGAGGCGCACATCCTCCGCGAGCGCCCGCCAGCGACGGTCGACCTGGGCGGCCGCGGTCCTCTCGGCGCAAGGCAGCCAGCGCAGGATGTGTGCCAGCACTTCATCGGGAAGACGGGCAATCGCCGCCGGTTGGACGGGGTCTGTGGTCGTCGTGTCGTCGATCCGGTTGCAAATGGGCTCGTCGGTCTGTTGCATGTCGCTTACTGTCGATTTGTTGTTGTTAATGGACTAGGCGCTTGTCGTATAAAAGGGCGCACGGTGCCCGCAAAAGGCATTTTTCCTTTGTGTCGACATGGGGAACCGATTGGTTGATCGAACCGTCTCACCAACCGCCCCAATCGCACCTTTTTTGGTACTGTAGAGAAAAAAAGAAGAGGCAGATCGACAAGAGTGTGAATTTTTAATTTCTATCTTTTTGGCGGGCGTGGGATTCTGCGGCGAGCGGCCTGAGTCTCCCTTTTTTTCGTGGTATCGGCGGCGGGCGCCTACTGCTTGTGGGGTCGCCAAGGCGGTTCTCTCTCTTTCTGTGCGTGTGCACAAGGGCACATTCCGTATATTTGACATTTTGTAAGTCCCGTCGCCGGGAACAGTGCATCTCGACGGCCCATCTCGGACGAAATGCGCTCTTGCTTTTTTTTGCGGCGCCACAAAGTACCGCAGACTCTGTACACACATCGCCACAAATACAAAGGGCAAAGGCCTCGAATATCTGTTGCGCGCCTACAAACGGCCGACAGACATACGACAGAGAACCGACAGGAACTTGAGAAAGAAAAAAACCAAAATCAAATAGTCTCGTTGTAAACGCCAATAGCATCTTTGGTTGGGGTGTTTCCCCAAGGTGCACCGATTGGTCCTGTACGACACAGACAAGGGCCTTTCTTGTGCGCCTCTTCTTGTGCTGCTGTCACTTCAACAACAAGGACGACGCGATGAACCAAGCGCTCCGCGAACGCCGCCACGAGATACTTGACGGGCACCAAGTACGAGTGTACGAATGGAAGCGCGCGTGGAAGGAATGGCCACCAGGTTTGGACCATTATGCGATCGTGTGCACGCGACCCCGAGGCATGGGCGACCTACTGGGCGCCCGTTGTCGAGAGCCAAACATATTGTAGAGCGACAAACGTCGTAACGGGTCGAAAGCATGGAGAGGATTTCTGATCGAGATCGGCAGTGGCGATTCCCCTGTGCATGCCTTTGTGGCTTTGCCGTATTCGCTCGTGTCTGGCCATTTGGAAGATCAAGGCTGGGGCGACGGCGGCGAAAAGCAAGACGTCCACGTTTTCGCCGATGATCCGCGCGGCATCGATGCCGTCAAGGCCCTCTTGCCGCATCTTCCCGAGGCGACCGACTGGTGCGCGCGCAAGTTTACTCTGAGTGAGATCGACGCACTGGTGCGCGCCGAAATCCGGCGCCGCTTTGATGCCGGCGCCAATGCTGATTAATGGTCGGCTGATTTTCGGTCAGCCCGTTTTCGAGCGGGCCGGCTCGACGGTGGCCCGACCCCATAAAGTACACCAACTAACACTGGGCAACGGCCAGTCAAACAGCCAAAAATTGCGGATTTATCCCGAAATGCGAGGGGTGTCGACAGTGCAACTCACACATTTTAGCCGTTCGGCCAGCCGTTGCCCAGCATCAGCGCCAACCCTCTGTTTATTCCGCTCCCACAGACAGAGCCCAAAAAAGAAAACCCCAAAAATCCGCTACGAGCCCCTAGGCGAATGAGAGGGCACACGACAGACAATTGACGGTCACAAAAAAGGGTCTATTGCGCCGCGGGTGCGTTGTTTTCGGCGGTGCCCTTTCTTTGCCTGATCGCACCGATTGGCCCCGCGCGACACAAACGGCGACTTTTCTCTAGGCGCTTTTTTTCTAGGGCTGGCGGACAACAGACAGACACACGAGGTGCTTTTGTGTTTTTTTGTGGGCTTCTTTTTGTCTTGCTGTTCCCACGACAACAACGACAACGCCATGGAGAAAGCGCTTTATGAACGCCGCTGCAAAATACTTGATGAGCACCGAGTGCGCGCGATCCCCTGGGATGGCAAGCAGTGGCCGGCGGGCTTGGATCATTGTGGCGTCGTGCGCACGCGACCCGAAGCCTTGCAGGACTTGTTATGGACTCGTTGCGAAGAGAGCACATTCTACGGCGAGCCTCGTAACGGATCGAGAGGATGGGGAGGGTACCTGATCGAGATCGGCAGCCAAGATTCGCACACGCGCGCATTTGTCGCATTGCCGCACTCGCCCATGAGCGGCTACCGAGGTAACCAAAACTGGGACGACGGGCGTGAAAAGCAAGACGTTCACGTTTTCACCGAGGACGCGGGAGGCATCGACGCCGTCAAGGCCCTCTTGCCGCGTCTTCCCGAGACGGCAAATTGGTGGCCGCGCAAGTTTACCTTTGCCGAGATCGACGCTTTCATGCGCGCCGAAATCCAGCGGCGCTTTGAGGCCGGTGCCAATGCTGACTGACGGTCGGCCGATCCTCGGCCAGTCGGTTTTCGGGCAGGCCGGCTCGACCGCCGCCGCATCTCTCGTCTACAGAGCCAAACCGCCACACAGAGTATCCTAGGTCGTTAATAAATCGTGCGGCATTTATACGGGCCGATTCTGGTCACTCTCGGAATTGCTTGCTTTCACGAAAAAAAAAAACAAAAAACAAATGGCGCGACAACAAAACTGCAGGTGCGCCGTAGAATTTTTTGTGGCTTGTGCAGGATGGCGCTGCGCACAACATTGAGAGACCAGAAAGAAAGAGAGCAAAAAAGGGGGGGATCCACAAGCGCGGCCTAGGGCGCCAGAGCATATGTGGGCGTGAGGGCGGCACAGGCGCGCCCGGCGTCCGACAGATCGGCGGGTTCGAGGCGCGCGCCGCTGCGCAGGGCCAGCATCGCCAGCGTCGCCTGCGTGTCGACAGTGTGCAGACGCGTGCCGCTGGCCGACGGGACCCCATAGATCCGGTTGGCTTCGGTCACAAGGTCCGTGACGGCGTCAATCAAGCCTGCGTCTTCAGGCCTCGGAGGACGCCTGTGAGCGACTTGAAAGGCCTTGGCGATCGCCGCGTCGACGGCCGATGCGTCAGCCCGCTCAAACGGGCGGTCCGGGCGGTCGTCATAGCACACGGCCTCGATGGCCGTGCCCTCGGCAGACGCCGTTGTCGGTCGACCGCTGCGCGCCGAAGCGTCGGGCGCGAGTCGCGCGCCGTGTCTTATGCCGTGCCTGATGGCGTCGTGCGCGAGTCGTCCACACAACAGTTCGGGACGCATCCACTCGGCCTCGTCGGCCTCGATGCCCCATTCGCGTGCCACCGCCACCAATGGCGCAAAGCGCTCGACGGTGGGATTGCGCCTGGCGGCGGGGGCGCCACATACGCCCTGCCACACGTCAAAGCCGACGTCGCCCTGCATTGTCCATGGGATGGTATCTATGGCAATGGCCGCGGGCGAGCGTGCGAGGGTGCGACGCACAAGGGCGTCGAGACGATTGGGGGTGCGGCCCATTACCGCATCGTCTCGGCGACGCCGGGCATGGGGCCCTCGCGTGTGCAAAAGGAGATCGTTGTCATCGAGATCGCGCTCTGCGGGGGCCGAGGCGGCGCGGACTCTTTTCGCATAGGGTCCGGCCGCTGCGGCGGCGTGCCGGCCCAGTGCGACGGCGAGTCCCTCGGCGAGTTGGCACTCGTCAAACCAGGCATACATGCCATAGGTCGTGGGCCTCGTCGGGAGGTAGGGCGTGACCAAGGGAGGCAGCACAGAGATGGCATCGATCCACGCGAGCCGTGCCTAATGCTGTGCCAATGGCTCGCGGCTAATGCTGTGCAAACGGCCCGTTCTTCCAAATTCCCACCAATACGAAATCATAAAACACAATTTAAGAATTGCGATTGGGAGAAAATCGGATGAACGGCCCGTTTGCGCGGCATTACTCGCGGCTTAGCGGCTGGCCGCAGGTTTTGGGCCAACCGGCCGGGCCGACCCCGACAGGAATCGAACCCGCCAACGCTGTTTTCTGAACCGTGAATAAATTGTACACAAAATGCGCTCAAACAGAATGCGAACCCGAGTGCGAATGCGACCCCGAATGCGACTGGTTGTACATTTTATGCACGATTTATCCACGATTCAGAAAACAGCGTTGGCGGGTTCGATTCCCGTCGGGGATCGGGTTGGCCGCGGCCCGGCCGGCCCATTCCCAGTTGGGCCGGCTATGAGCCGGCTGGCCATTAACCAGCATTAGTATTGGCAGCGCACGCGCTATCGCCGACAAGATTTGGCGATTCTGGCGTGTTACCTGCGTGGGGCTTTCTTTTCGTGCGCGGCAAGCGCCGTGCCGCCGGGCACCGCGAGACGGCCCAAAAGCGCCCCACCAAAAAAAAAACAAAAGGCGCGTGGTTTCAGAAAAAAAAGGTTTGGTTTCTTTATTGAAGAGACACGGGGATGTCGTATCAAGGGTCGTCCCCGTCTCGGAACGAAATATAATAGGCCATCGTATCCGAGTCGGTGGCTTTGTACAGCACGTCCAAGTCTGCATCGGTGGCATCGTCGCAACACGCACATCCGTTGGCGCGCAGCCAGTCCCTGGCAACCTCGTCGCAAATGTGTCGCTCTAGACCGGGCTGGCAGGCGACGAGTCGATGTTGGTGAAGAAACTCGACGACGGCAACGCGCCCGATCGCGGCGGCCAAGATCAATACAGGCGGCTCCCAGCGCAGGTGCGCGTAGCGACGGTGGATGAGGGCCAAGGATTTGACGTAGCCCTTGGCGGCCGCCTCCTCGATGTAGCCGTCGTCGGTGCAACCGTCATTTCGGTGCTCGCACAGAAAGGCGACCAGTTCGACATTGCCCGAGGCGGCGGCGCGTGCCAATGTCTGGGTAGAGGGTGGATCACGCCGGTGCTCGTGAAGAAAGCGCACCGCGTCTAGATGTCCGCCGCCGGCAGCCGTCGCCATCGTGTCGCAGTTAAACCCAGCACGGAAACCGGCGTCGTGCATCAACCGAAGCGAGTCGGCTTTGCCTCGATGCGCGGCGAGTCTGACGATCAATCGTTGGCACCGCGCGACGCACTTACGATGGTGTGCGATCAGCCAAGCCAGGACCCGTGGACCCGGCGCATAGTGCTCAAAGAATCGCACGGGAGGCTTGCTACCTGACGCATATAACCAACGGACAATGTCGACATGGTCGTATTTGGCGGCGGCACCCCAGAGGCCGGCCAGAAAGGCGGGCGCATCCTCGGGCGCCAAGCGACCGTGCATCGTCTTGAGGGCGTCGAGGTTGCCGACGCGACAAAAGTCACGAGGTGTTGTGCAATCGCGCCATCGTCGCGCGCGTCGTTCATACTCGGCGTCGTTGTGTACATGCCACAGGCGCGACGCGTTGAGCGCGGCCACAAAGGACCGGTCGTCGAGTTGCCATAGGATAGCGTGGCGGATCTCGACGGGGAGGTCGGCCAAGGCGATCGCCATCGCGTGCACGTCCATCGTCCCGCCTTTTTTTGCCGGTCTTGGCCGCCGGATCTTTTTAGCGTGTGTTGTGTGTCTGTGTTTTGCCTTTGCGCTGTACCAGATTCACTTTTTTGGCTGCGGCAGAGCACGACCAGTGCTTGCGGGCATTAACCGGTCATATTCGACTAACTGGCTACTCCGTTTTCGACTAATGGTCGGTTAACTGCAACTTTAGTCGGCACCGGTGGGAATCGAACCGCCCGTCAATAAATAGAATAAAAATCAATATGAAAACCGAAGTAGTCGGATAAAACCGGTTATTCGGACCTGAACCCGAACCCGAATGTGAGCGCGAACACGAATCGGTCGCACTCGCACCCGCATTCCAGTTCGCACCCGCTCCTGAGTCGGCATGCAGAAATTGAGGTCGATTCGCACACGGCAATTAGCCGTTGTCGGGATTTTTCTTCCTTTTGTCCAGTTTTATTGAGTCGACATGACCTTAATACATTCCGACCAAACCGCGGCCAACCGGTCGACTAACGCCCCTAGCCGACCATTAGTCAACTAACCATAAGCAAGCACTGAGCACGACCTGCCCCAGTGATTGGGACCAATAAAAAAGAGTGGCGCCCAAAGCGCCTTCTTTTTCTGGTTTTCTCTCGGCGTCCTTTTGTGCGCCGATGGGGATCTCGCTCGCCATGTTACGACCGACCCACAGAGGAAGATGGCCATGCACCCCCAATATCCTTTTTTCTAATATATTTTACTACAGAATCGACTGGCGACCGGCGCAAAGGGAAAAAGTGCGCGGCGGGACTCATCGCCGTGAGCGTCGCCGCCCTTTTTATCGTCGGTTGTTTTTTGTTTCTGCTTTTTTTTGAAATAAAAGGCGACTGACGCGCAAAAGATGGGGCTCACGCGGAAAAGACTGTCGGCAAGGGGCGAGAAGCCAAAAGACATAGCGTCGCCAAAGAGATTGGACATACCACGACACACATCAAACCGATCGCTGCATCGAGACCCAGGCGGCGGTCGAGCCACCCGCCCACGACGGAAACGCCGACTGAAAGAACGGCAGGGCACGCCCACACGGCACAAGGCCAAAACAGGCCGGCGCGCACGACCAGGTCGACGGCGCGCCGTCGCGCTTGCGGCCGTCCCGAAACCAAAATGTCCCACGCGAGGCCCTCGGTTATCTCCCAGCGATTCACACGGGCACCCATCCACCGGATGACAGAGGCTGCCCCGGCGTCGACGGCCGCATGGACCATGTCAGAGGCCGTTTCGGGGTCGTCGGGGTCCAACCGTGCCCTGCATCCCGAATCGCACATCCAGGCGAGCACGTCGGCGCGGTCGGCCTTCAGCGCAACGTAGCCCAAGTACCACGGGCACGCGCACGGCGCGCGCAAACAGTGTCGGTGGAGTGTGTCGATGATCGCGGCCGTATGGTCCTTGGACGCCAATGTTTGGGCGCACAGATAGTCGACCGTGCTCTGATCGCAAATGGGCATTGCGGCGAAGTGCGCCGCGCCATAAGCGTCCAAAAGCCACCGGAGCACGTCGACGTGACCTCTGGCGCAGGCCGAGGCCATGAGACACCGTGCCTGCCCAATGACGCGCTTTCGCCGGCGGCTCGACACGCGCGGGCACGCGGCCGCGCCGGTGTCCTCTAGTCGATCAACGCCGTCGGCGACCCCGTGAAGCCATGCGACGATGTCTTGGCGCTCGCCCACAACAGCGGCCTTTAGCCACCAAAAGGGCACCGGGGGGCCGTGAGCGCGGACGAGCATCTGGACAAAGTCGAGCGGGGCACCTCGACGCAGAAACGGTCGCGGGTCTGCGAGAGCGCGCCCGATAAGCGCATGTGTCATGCGCCGGCACAAGGCAGCAGAAAAGGCGACGACGTCGCGCACGCGTGATAGGTATGCAACAATCAGGTCGACAATTTCAGCGGGCATGTCGCTGAGGGACGGTCCGTGCGCCGCTGCCGCCGACATGATTTTGTTTTCTTTTGTTTTTCGACTTTTCTATTGCGCTGCCGATTTGTTTGTCGGGTCAGAAGGGGGAGGAAGAGAACGACTTTGGGCCGAGACGGCAGGAATCTGTTCTTTTGTTCTCCCGTTGGGCGCGCGCATACGCATGGGGTGTGTGCCCGTGCCAGGGGCGCGCGGTCGTCGGCCAATGCGCCAGCCCAGACAAAAGAAAAAAAGACCTCGTCCGTGTCTGTTTGGAAAAAAGCACTCACGCACAGCAAGGCGCAAAATAGGCGATGGGTCGCAAAAAATCAAAAAAAAGGCAGAGCCATGCCCGCGAGGCCGCGAATGCAAGGCGCGGTAGATGCGCGGGCCAGACCACGTCGCGCAGTATCGGCACGGTCGGTCCGTTGGCAGATAGCCACTGCGGCGGGTGCAGGATCAGGTCGCAAGTAACAGAGGCTAGGCACGCGCTGCACGACGGGGCACAGACCCCACCACGAGACACTAATCCCTGTTGCGCAGTCGCCCACACTACAGTCATCTAGGAAATCGCTTGTTTTGCTGCCGCTGGATGGATATGCAAGCAAAATCGAGAAAAAAAGTAAGAAAAGAATATATTTTTCCTAGACAGAGTGAGGGTACGGATAATCTGCGCATTCAAAGTGTACGAGGCCTGTGCCGTCCTCTTTAGCAAAGTGCGGCCATTCACTGTCTTCTTGTTCGTGGGTTCTTGCTTTGACGCACGGCGAGCACAGACACGGCCCAATGACCTCTGGATTGCCCGGTCGGCATGCCCGGATTTCTGCGACGCATAGGCCGGGCACGTTGGCACGTAGCCAGCCGATTGCGCGCGCGTCAAATCGGGTCCCGGCGACGGCGTCCAGGGCCGACTGCGCGTCTCCCATGCCATAACGACCGCACACATACTCGACTATGCCGGCGCACCCAGAGCGCACGGCTTGAATCATCACGTGATGATTGTACTGGCCTCTGTGATCGGCAACGAGTCTGACCATGTCAAGGTCGCCACTGGCGACCGCAGTTTCCAGCGCGTCCCACCGATCAAACGGAGCGATTCCAGTCTCGTGCAGGAGGCGGGCAATGTCGACGCCGGCGGCTCTGTCAGGCATACGGTACGGACCGACGGTCGCGCACAACCATGCGTCGGCGCACCCAGCCAGCCGGCTTGCACCCACGACGGCCCTGGCTGCGCCGACGCCCAGGCACGACCTCGCGTCGCGCCTCTGCGCGAGCCAATGCACAGTGCCGATTCTGCCGTTTGTCGCCGCCGCGTATCCGATCGCCAGTGATGGCCATCCGCGCACGTTGTGCGCGTCGTCGGCCGCCCATTTGAGGATGTCGATGTGTCCGTTGGACGCTGCGGCCGTCAACGCGTCGCCGAGGTCGAGTTGCGGCCAAAGATTGTGGGCCAGCGCTACGGTGCCGACGTGGCCCTTTCGGGCCGCCGACACGATAGATGCGTGAATGGGGTCGCTCGCGCAGAACTGTCGCTGATCATGGTTGGTCATGTTTCCGCTGCCGATGATCCATCGGGCGGTCTTGACGCTGCCCTCGGCGATGGTCTCGTAAAAGAGGCCGCCGTCGCAGAAAGGGCTCGCGCGCAAGAGGGTATCGCATCGCCTCTCGTAGAGGAGAGCCACAATGTCACTGCGGTCGCCCCTCAGCGCGGCGTTGATGATCGATGGATGACACCAGCACCCATCCAAGGCAGTCGACTGCCTATAAGCGTGGATGCGATCGACGATGTCGACTGGGCATGTGGGGCTGGACACTGCCTTGGCCAACAGCGAGTCCCAAAAGCGGCGCTTTGGTATCTCGCGGGCGCGTCGCGGGGCGCTGTTGCCGGGCATCCGCGCCCGCAGCAAGAAGAAAAGCGCCTCCCAGTGTCCTCGTTCAATGGCCTCGTAGAGCGCGGTCACGCCGAGGCCGACGACATGAACTACTTGACGTCGAAGACGCTTGTCCGCCGGCATCTCGTGATGGCGAGGGCGCAGATCGTGGGCCGACGATGCCACACAACCATGGCACTTTTCAGCGTCGGCTCGATGATCGTGGCGGCAGTAGTAAAAGTAAAATTCGACCGCCGGCGCTTGCTGCCACACCCACTTGAGCACAGACACGTCGCCCCCACGTGCTGCCGGCACGATCCAGTCCTGCGTGGGCGTGATACGGCGGCGCTCTATGACGCGACGCAAAATGGCCCAGGGCGTCCCTGCGCTCATGAGCGCGACGGGGGAATAGTCGTGTGACCGTGATGCGATGCGCTCGCGCGCGGCGGCCACCAGGAACGCGCCCGCCGTGGCGCAGGCTGCCAAGTCGGCCATGCCATTTACCTGATTCAATATATGCAAAATGATCTCGACAGGCATGTTGGTGAGTTTGGCCATGCACAAACTATCGGCGCTGTCCATACTTGCGTCAGTGGCTGTTGGTTCGCCCGGGTCTCCAAAGGCGAGACTAGTGCTTGCCGATCGGTTAACCGCCGACTAAAATCTTTGATTTTAGACGGATTGTCTGATTTATACGATTTTTTGATTGGACAATTCGGTGTGAATTAGTCGACGGCCAACCGACCAGCAAGCGCTGGGCGAGACAGCCGGCTGTGCGAGGACACGCCCCCCCCCGATAATCCGGAAGAAATTGGGCTCGGACACGGGTGGGCTCGTGAGACATTGCGCCATTGGCCTCGCGTTGGCCCTTTTCTTTTCTCTATTTCAACGGGCCACGCGCGTGTGGGCGCTCCTCGCATTAAAGAGGCCGAAACAAGAAACAAAAAATACGCAATCAACCATTGGGTACGACGACCGCACAGTTTGCCGTCCAGAAATACGTCAAAAATGCCGGCTACTTTGGCTGATTCACCCCAAGGGAGAATAAGCATTTTCACGCAGAGGTCACGCCGCGCAGCAGCACCACAGGGCGACTCTGGCGGTCCCAAAATGCAACCTTTTGGTGGGGTGTCTGCGAGTGCCAGGCCAACATTTGCATCAAAGGGAAAGAATCAAAAGGTTTTATTTTTCTGTCGATGATACCACGCCTTGGCGGGGCCAAAGGAAAAGGTTCAACAATGGCCGTGATCGCCGTGGAACAGACCAGAGAGCAAGCGACACCATGCGATCGCTGGGAGCGGCAGCAGCAGTTGGGCATCGCCGCCGACGTCAGAGGGGCCACGAGGGGAAAGCGCCGCGTGCGCTGCCGTATCTGGGCGGCCGCCATCTGTCACGGCGGGCACCGGCGCGGTACTGGTCGGGTTGTCGGGCCAACATACATCGACCAGAATAACAGCCATCATAGCCGCAACGGCAAGGGCGAGAACGACAACGGCGAGGCGGCGGCGATCGTCGCAAGAGAGATTGCGCGACGTGCGGCCACCGCGACGCTGCGCAATCGTCGGCTTTGGCAGAGGCCGGCGCTCTTCAGTGTCACAACACGCACAGGTTGGAGCACGCATGGCACAACGACAGCCAGTCGACGTCGTCAATTTGTAGACAGTATAGATGTCGTCGTCGCCGCCGTGGTCACCGTCCACGAAAGAACAGCGATCGCCTGTGGCTGCCGACCGGAATCGATCCGATCGTCCGTGTTTAGTGTCAGACGGAATCAACGGCGGCGCATCGCAAGGCGCACAACTCGTATTGTCGTCTCCCGCTATGAGGCCGCACAGCAGAGGGTCGTAACGGGCGAGAGCGTGTGTCGGTCCGTCGGCGCGGTCGCTTCCGCCGACGATTTGGCCGCTTTCTTCTACAGCCGGCTTTATAGATGACGCAGTGACGGCGTCGTCTGACGGCCCTTGGATTCCTTCATCGGCTTTTTGTTCTTCTGCTGCCTCGCAGAGATTGAGTATTGTCGAAAGGTTTGCGATTTCGTGTTGTAGTTGGGATTCTCGCCGGCGCAGCGCGGCAATCACGGCAACGTATTCCCGTTCTCGGTCGCGTGACGCGTCCAGGTCAGCAACCCGCACGCGGAGATGCCTCAATTTCAATGCGAGCATGTCGTCGGTGTGCGGCGGGGTCATGCAATGTCTGGCCGCTGGAAGTTGGTATGACAAAAAGGGACTTGCCCAAAAACGGCTTAATAAGAACGTCTTGCTGCCACCGCGCGATAGGCGTTTTCAATTTCAGCCTCTTTTCTCTTTTGTCTATTGGGCCCATGTTCATGTGTCGGCAAATTTGCTTGCTTTTTTGGCGACATTGTGAGGATTTGAGTCGACGAGGCACGCCGCGCATCAACTTTGCTTTCCTCGTGGTGCAGCCAGGCGGTGGCTGTTGGGTCGTCGCACCGGCAGCGTCATTTCTGTTTGGACGCCGACGAGATTCGTTCTTTTTTTGCGGTTTATGGTTGCGTCGCACACCAACACCGCAAGTCGCAGACTCGGAAAAATAAAAAGGACTCTTGCGAGCATATGCATAAGGAGGAGTACGAGATCGCGCCCGCGCAATCGAGTGCGTGTCTAGGCTTCATGCCCAAAGCAAACCCTCACCGTGCCCTTTTTTTACACAAAGGACCGCACCGGCACTCTAGATCACCAACCAGATTCTTGCGCCTCGCCGACACGGCCATTTTTTCTTTACGCCGCCGCTCAGGGAAACCCTTTTTTTTCGACTGGACCCCTCAAGATGGTTGTCTTTTGTTGCCAAAAGAAATCAGCGCCGGCAACAAAAGGAATCGCCATGAGGCGCACCTCCAACAGAAACCGTGTGGCTCGGCCCGACGACAGAGACAGCGGTCTCTTTGAGCGCCTTCCCAATGAACTCGTGGCCCTCATCCTTTCGCTGGTGCCTTGCGCGGTTCTCGTGGGCCCTGTAGCGCTCGTATGCCGCCGCTGGAACGGGATCGCATCAGATCCGTCCGCCATCGGCAGGCGCCCGTGCCTCACCGCCGAGTGTCATGCTCAGCCGCATCACCTGGCGGCGGCCGCCGGACATTACGACTGTCTCCTTTATGCCGATAACGGGCGCCACGCAGTCACCGACGACGTTCTTGCGTCGGCCGTGCAATCGGGCGTTTTATCGTGCGTCTTGCACAGCCGACGCTATACCGGCCAGGACATGCACGGCGCTTACGACGCCGCCATCCGATCGGGCAGAGTCGACCTCGTCAGCCCCCTCGACGATCTCGATGATTGGCTCGTCCGGATGCCAGAGGCTCTGGTCACGGCGGCCTCTTGCGGGCGGGTCGACGTCATGGCCCACTTGCACCGACGGGGCCACCCGTTGACGATTGGTGTCTCGTTAGAGGCCGCTTCAGAGGGCCGCTTGGAGTGCCTGACTTTTGCGCATGATCACGGGTGCCCATGGACCATGCACGCGCATTGCGCCGCCGCGTGTAACGGCCATCTCGACTGCCTGCAGTACCTCGACCGTCACGGTTGTCCGCGCGACGTTATGGCCTTGGGGTGGGCCGCGTCTGAAGGACATCTAGATGTCGTGCGCTACCTGCACCAGCAGAGCGGGAGCACCTCCATGCATCGACTCGACTTTAATTTGGGGGTCGCCCTTCGACGAGGCCATCTCGACGTCGTCGTCTACATGCGCGAAAACGGATGCGGCTGGTGCGACGATCCATGTGCAGAAGCAGCCAACAGCGGGCGCCTCGATATTGTGACTTTTGTCCATCGACAGGGCTGTGTGTTGACACCTCTGACGTGCGCAACGGCTGCCGCCCACGGTCATCTCGACATTGTGGCCTATGCACGCGACAATGGATGCCCGTGGGACGCGCAGACGTGTGCGGCGGCGGCAACGTATGGCCACCTCGACGTCCTGGCCTATGCCCACGATCGCGGGTGTCCATGGGACGATCGCATATGCCACCGCGCTGCCAAGTACGGCCATCTAGGCTGTCTTGTTTATGCGCAAGAGCGAGGGTGCCCCGTCGACGCGCTCGCCCTCCACAAGGCCTTGGTGGGGGGTCGCCACGATTGTTGCGTCTACATACACGACCTCCTGTGCTGCTGCGGTATGTCGTTCCCGACCGACCCTCGATTGCACGGTTCCTGCCGGCCCATGAAGCAAGTGAACGATCTGGCAGTTACGCGCGGATGGGATTTCTCTACGCGGCGCGAGGGGCGGGCGCCCTTTTGGCGCGTTAAAAACTAAAACGCAATTTCTTTGTCCTTTTACTGTGCGCGCCAGCGGCAACACGCTGGCGCGGGCAGCCTCGCGGCGGCTCACGGTCTCGCGACAGAGAAAAAAAGACAGATAAGCTTTAAGCTTGGGGAGGGTACCACTCGCCCCTGTAAACCTGCAGAAAAGACCACTTTCCTAAAGCGTAAATTTGGTCGGCACAAAATCTTCAACCTCTTCGTCGTCATCGAAATTTGGCTGAGAAGTTTCTTAGATTCACTTCGAATGATTTTCAACTCCGATGACAAAGCATCCCATTCGCACAAAATCCGGGTTGTTATGGACACAGCGCAATTCGCTTCTCAAATTCCTTTGCAATTAATTTATACTAAATTATGTGCGGATTTATACTAAATTATGTCGGACACAAATTAGCACAAATTGGCGTTTTAGGTAAGTGGTCTTTTTCCTGAGGTTTACGGGGGCGAGTGGTACCCTCCCCAAGCTTAAAGCATAGCCATCCGGCGGTCAATCGCCCGGTGCGGGTGTACTTTTTTTATTTATAAAATATGGGGATGAAGGAAAAAAACATTTTTCTTTTTCCTCGTGATAGCGCCTCTTTTTTCTTTTCGGTGGTTTCCCGGTTTTTCCCGTCGCCGTGGTTTGCCCGCCAGGCGCAGAGAAGGCGGCACACAGACGGCTGCGCGCCGACCCACGAGCCCCTTTCTTTTGGTGTTGACGCCGATGGGGTGACTGCATCAGCGCGCAATCGGCTGTGACACAAGCACATACGTAAAAAAAGGACCAATGGAAATAAAGAAAGCATACAAAAAAGCCTGAGCCGTACGTTGCGCCGTGCCAAAAAGCCATTTTCTTTTTCGAGAGACGACCACGGACCATACAACCGCCGACATGAAAAGAAAGTCCAACGCTTTGGACCGAAAATGCGATGACCCTGTGCGGTCGTCGAGCCCCAATACGGCAGAATCTGAGACGGCCAAGAGACGACGACTTGCTTGCGATGACCTCCCGCCCGAAATCGTCGACGCCATCCTCGGCGTCCTCGATATTTTCGACCTCTTGTCGGCACGGCGCGTCTACCGGCAGTGGCGCGGCCTGATTACAGCGCGACTGCGGTATCATACGGAGGCCCTCCCCGACCAACGCGCATTTGTGAGGGAGATGGCGGCGCGAGGCGACCTCGATGCCGTCCAACGCTCCTGGCCGCCCGAGGTCGACCAAAAGTGGCAAGAGCGATTTCTCGTGGCGGCCGTCGGCGGCGGTCATCTCGCGCTGGCGCGCTGGCTCGCAGAGGAAAAGGGTTGCTACGTGTCGGCCGCCGTATGCGTGAGGGCGGCGGCATCGGGTCGCATCGACATGATCGAATGGGTTAATGGCGACCGTCCTGAACCGGTCATCTACGAGATGTGCGACACGATGGCAGAGAACGGCCATCTGGACGCGCTTCGGTGGTACCACGCCAGGGGCTACAAGTGCGGCGACTTTACGTGCGCCTATGCTGCCAAAGGAGGCCATCTCGACGTTCTCAAGTGGCTCCGGTCGATCGGGTGCGAGTGGACGTGGCACGTGTGCGACTGGGCGGCGGCGCACGGACACGCCCACGTAGTCTGGTGGGCTGCTGAAAACGGGTGCGAATGGGGCGATGTGTGCACCGGGTTTGCGGGCAGCGGGCTCTTTGACGACCTGCGCGAGGCCCACCGTCGAGAAGATAGGTCAATGACAAACGCCACGTGTGATGCTGCGGCGGCCGCCGGTCGCATCGACATCATCGAGTGGACGCTCGCTCAAGGGTGCACGCTACGCGCCAATACATGCCGATTCGCTATCGAAAATGGCCACGTGGCCGTGCTCGACTGGCTGCGCGCGCACGATTGTCCGTGGCACCATGCCATGTGGTTCTGCGCGATCGTCAACAACCACCTGTCTGTGCTCGTGTGGGCCGCTGCGCATGACTACCGGCCCAGCAAACACGACGGCAATGTGTGCGATGAGGCCGCACGCCGCGGTCGACTGTCTATTCTCGAATGGCTCGTCGTGAAGCAGGGGCTTCCTATCGGCCCAACGACGTGCAAAGCGGCGGCCGAGGGCGGCCGCCTCGACGTGCTCGAGTGGCTGTGCGCGCGAGATTGTCCGTGGGACGAGCGAACGTGCGAAAGGGCGGCGACAGGCAATCATGTCGCGACGCTCGCCTGGGCCATCGAAGCCGGCTGTCCCTATTCGGCTGCGCGTTGCCGCAAGCGCGCAGAACGGTACAATTCGTTTGAAATCATCAAGTGGCTGGATGCACGGCCCTGCCTGTGATTCCCACCGCGTCCTCTGTGCGTGGCCCTTGTTTGGGTTCCCATTGCAGACATACCAAATAAAAAAGAACAACAAAGGACACGGGCGACGACAGCGGCAAGGAAAGATTGATTTCTTTTCTTTTTTGTGCGTCGGTTGCTTTTTTTCCTCATGGGTCCGAGCGCGCCTGCTCGGCACGGGGACTCTTGTCGCCAAAAACCCAACTGCATTTTTTTTTGTAAATGCGCGGCGGTAGGGGGACTATTGGTGGCGATGACCTGCCAACAGGAGAAAAAAAATAATGCACGGCCGCGGTCTGGGATGGACGATCCAGGTCGCCGTGCCGACCGCCAACACGGCTCATCTTCATTGCCGGATCTTGTGTGTTTTTTCTTTCCATTCATTGGATGGGGCAATCTTTTACAGGAGTTTCTTTTTCTTGATATATAAAAAAGGACGCCGAGCGAAAAGAAAAAGGACCCAAAAAGGACCAACCCCACGGGTATCCGGTCGAAAGGGTCGGCCCGGCACATTATGGCCATGGCCCCTTCCATTTTTCCTGATGACCTGCAACCGCAACACACACAAAGACCGTGCACGCAATGACCGCTGCGTCGGCACGAAAACAAAAAAAAGGGGGACAATGGTGCAGTCGTCACGATTGGCCGCCGTCTGCCACCATCGCAATCGAGAATGAGTGTTTTGGGTTTTTTTCGTTGGCGTGGGGTTTTCTCATGGTCCTCTTTTTTTTTCCATTGCCGATCCACGAGGCTCATCTTGTTTCGTGCGCGCTCACGCGAGACCGGCACAGACAATGAAGAGGAAGGCAGACTTTATGGGCGCGACCCCGCACCGATCCGAAAAAAGGGCCGACGCGACAGAAACCGACGCAGTCGAGGCGCCGCCCCTGGACAAATCACCCATCGACGCATGCCACAACATTGCCGCGCGACTGGATCGGATCTCGGCATACTGGCAATCGGCGACGGCGGGCGAGGATGACGATATCCATTCTCCGTGGGCGCTTTTGCCGGGCGAACTTTTGCGCTACATTTTCGAGCACCTTGATCCGGCAGCGCTGGCGTCCTTGCTTCTGGCTGGCTCGCGCGCTTTGGTATGCAAGGCCGCGCGCACCAACGGCGACCTCTTTCGCGACGCTCTGTGGTGGCACATGTGGAACCTTCCCGACACTGTCCAACTGCAATCGAACGAACCCCGTCAGTGCATTCTCAACGGCACCGGCGATCACCACCAGACCGTCGGCAGATGGACACACGGCGACCCTGCGGCGTGCGACGAAAAAACACCTCATCGGCGTGGCCGAATAGCCCATCGTTGGTGCGGCGTACTCGCCATAGACGACACCCATCCGCTGGCCGCCGCGGCCGCAGAGTTTCCGGGAGTCGGCGGTGCGGTCGCGCGTCGGCCCGACGGCGTGGCGGCGCTCGCCCTGTCGTGCGTGAGGACGTGCACGCCTTTTGTCTATGCGCCCCTCTGCGCACTTGCGCTGCGCTCCCGCGTCTGCACCGCGAGTCGTGGTCACAGACGCACCATGAAACTGGACGGCAGTCCTTCACCGGCACCACGACCGCATCGCGTCACACCTCGTCGCGCAGTTGGTCTATGCGCGTCGCCATGCCCATGTCGCACCGCTTCTCGACCATCGACTCTGTTTCTTTATGGAGGAGGTGCAAATCGAAATCGATCTCGTCTTTTGCCTCGACCACGTCGCCCTTTCGGCCGCCATCCACGATGACGACGGCGACGATTCGATGTGACTCGCGCAAAGGATGCCCTCGATGCGCTATTGCCCTTATGGGTTCAACTACACTCCCGAATTTGATTCCCCGCTCACGTGCTGGTTGCCGGCGGCGGCGTTGGTAATGGCCCTCGGCCGTCGAGATCGATCTCGGTGCCTTGTCGACATGGGCATGTGGATGACCATGGCGGCCTCGTTCGTATGCTCTACGTATGGCGGCTGGATCGACTGTTGTGTCCGATGCGTGCTGGCGCCCTTGCGCCGCGGACTCTCGCCACACAAAGGGCAGCACTTGCACGACACCAAACATCTTAAAGCAGATCGGTTTGACGGAACAGTCAATGATGTCATCTCTCGGCTTGCGCCAGACCGGCTGCATCCTCTTTTGTTGACGGCCAGCGCGCGCACCGCGCTGGGAATCGATTGGTCCGTGCGCGACGCCGTGATCGCACAAGTTGTCAAATACGTCGCGAGGGCGAAGACGCTCCTGGGCGCGCCGGAGCCCGCGGGCGCTTATCTTGTCCGCGCCCTCGCAATGTATTCGCATTCCCTTGGATAGACGGTTTCGCGCGGTATCCCTCCTTTTGCCGTAAAAAATTTCCGTGTCACCGTGCCGCTGGCAAGCGCGGCCACCCCACCCCTCCAACATCGCGCCCATCGGGGAAAAAAGGACAGCACAAGGATTGTCTTTTGGAAAAAAAGAAAAGCCTGTGGCTTTCTGGGTTGGAAGGTCGGCGGTCTCGCGGGTTTTTTCCAAAAGGTGCCGTGGTCCCGGCGTCGGTCGGCGTCTGTTCTCTCATTGGATCTTTGGGGCCGCTCCCTATTGTGAGAGGGTTTGCGCGGCCGCACCTTTTTCGTGTGTTGCGTGACCGCACTAGAGGAGAGCGCGAGGTGGACATGAACCGGACAGCATCCAACAGAAATACACATCTGCCGACCCGTAGACGCTAAAATCAGGCGCCGACTTGCATCATTGTCTGTTTTTTTCTGCATTCAAAGCAAAAAGAGAAAAATACGGATACCGCCGCCGGCGTCATGAACGACCTACCCGACGAATTGTTGGTGTCGATCTTTTCGTTCCTGCCCTGCGTCGTCGCCGGCAAGGCCCCGCGCGCCGTCGACAAGAGATGGCGCCGCATACTCGACGACACCCATCCGTCCAAGAGGCCGCCCTGTGTATCGGGTGTCGACCTGCGCAACACGTCAATGTGGTGCAAGACGGCCGCCGCTGCCGGCCACCTTTCCTGTCTGCGCCATGCGCACGAGGCCGGTCACATTTGGGGCAGAGCCACATGCGCCGCCGCGGCGGCCAACGGGCACAAAGATTGCCTTGTCTATGCGCGCGAGAACGGCTGCAACTGGGACCGCAGGACGTGCATCGAGGCCGCCAAGAACGGCCACCTCGACTGTTTGGATTACGCGCTGCGCAGACAGCCGCCGTGGGACAAGACCAACGCAGCCATGTGTACCGCGGCCGCTGCTGGCGGCCATATCAGCGTACTCGAATATCTGCGCGACCTCGGACATCTATGGGACAGGCGCACCTTTGTCGCCGCGGTCGCCCAAAGCCACGTGGACATCTTGGCCTTTTTGTGGTCGCATGGCTGTCCGAGCGCACCGAGGGCCAAGACGATTGCCGCATCGAGGGGCCACGTCGCCTGTCTGCGCTTCCTGCACGACAAGGAGGGCTATCGCGATGAGGATCGCGACGCCATGGCACACGCCATCGCCGCGGGACACGGCGACTGCGTGACCTTTCTGCGCGAAAACGGTTATACGTGTGGCGATCCTGGCCTCATGGTCGCCTTGTGCGCGCGTCGCCGCCGACGTGAGCATGGACGATCGTGTCGATCTTTACCTCGGTCGCGTTCCCGACCAGACTCGCCCATAGAGCCCGGCCTTGCCGATGTGCTGGTCGAGAGCGCGGCTCGCCGGTCTTTCTCGTCGTGGGAGAGAATCTCCATGTGTCACGACGCGGCCAGCGTCGGCCACACGCCCGCACTGGCCCTGATGGCCGGTTTGCGCACCAAGGACCGCACCCATCACGTCTGCAAAGCGGCGGCCCTAGGCGGCCATTTGGAGACCCTGCGCTATGCGCGTTCGCAGGGTTGGCCGTTTTCGCTGTCGATGCAATTCAGTGCCAAGGTCGCAGCAATGGGACACCTCGACGTTGTCCGTTACATCTACAAAGAAGAGCGATGGTGCAGCAACAAGAGAGCCTGTCGAGCGGCGGCCGCCAACGGGCACACGGCCGTGTTTGCGTACCTGCGCTTTTGGCCACCCGACGATCGTGGTCCACGATGCGAGTGGGACCCGGTCGCGTGTATGCAGGCGGCCGCATCGGGTGGCCGCCTCGGCATTTTGCGCTACATTCACGACGAGGAACGGTTCCCATGGGCTCTCGATCTCTGCCAGCGCGCCGCGGCCGGCGGCCATCTCGATTGTCTGCGTTATTTGTGCGAGAACGGGTCACGGTACGACGCCAAGACCTATGCCGCTGCCGCCGAGCGCCAACGCCGCGCGTGTCTTGCCTACTTGAACCGCATCGGCTGCCCCAAACCCCCCACCTGATTTCCCTTTTCCTTTTCATTGCGTGCATCGCCGATTTTCTTTTTTGTCTTTTCTTTGCGACCTTTTTTTTTGCCACTCGCATCGGACGAGCGCGTCGCCGACAACGTGCCCCTATCTTTTTTTTTGTTGTCGTCCACGACCACAGGCGCAGCCTCGCGGCACCACTCGGACAATAATAGAATAAAATAAAAAGGGGGCATGGTGGTCATGTGCACGCCGGTGATTGCCTTGGTGCCCCTGAACACCTCTGGCCACACAAAAATGTTTGAGACGCAAAAATGTATTTTTTTCCTTTTATGTTGTTGCTGCCACATTATCCGGAAAAAAAAGACCGACGACCCAGTCGTAGAGAAAGACGGGCGCGAATAAAAGCCACAAGAAGATGCAGATGCCCCAGGTCACCGTCGAATAGATCATGTAGACCACGATCGGAAAGGCGCACTGGGCATAAGGCGAAACACTGCACGCGATGCGATCAAAACACCGGCCGACGGCGATCGACCGACTCTTGTCGGCCACACAGTCGCCATAAAGGTGCGCCGCGCTCGTCAGGGCATGCCACGCAACCATGCCCACCACGACGGCGACTGCAGCGATGACCACTCGGACGGCATTGTCTTGGAAAAGGCTGGCAGGAGGCGTCGGGGGTACGATGGGGCGCGAAGCGGCACGATGGAACCTGGTGGGGTCGGTCGACATTCTTTCGAAAAAACAAAACCCTATCGACGACGAGGTTGCGGTGTTTCTGGGCGAGCGTGCTGTCGGTCCAAAGCGTGCAGCAAGACTTTTTGGGCACCCCCCGCCGCCCGCGCATGGCGCGCCTATCGGCTCTAGACGACCAATCAAAAAAACAAAAAAGACCATGCCGTGCCGACCGTATTTGCGCCGCGCGGGTCGACACTGCGCAATGTTAGCGTTTTTGTGTGGGAAAAGAAAAACGAAAAAGAGGGTCATCTTTTTTGCGCGTAGGAATGTCTCGGCGTAAGTGGCCCGATTCGGCTCACTCCCGCGCAATTGGTGCTCTTATTGGAAACATCAACAAAAATTTCTTTTCGTTGGCGGGACAATAGGGCACATTCTGTCTCTTGGCCGCAGTCTCCTTTTGCATCGACAACAGCCGCATTCGACCTAGAATGAAGACCGCGACGATCGCCAACCTCCCCGACGAAATGCTCGCAGTCGTGTTTGGCTGGCTCTCGTGCGTCCAGGTCACGGCGGGACCGGCGCAGGCCTGCCACCGATTGCGCGCCATATGCCTCGATCCGTCGATCCGGGGCCTGTGCGTGTTTCGCGTGACCGCCCACGCAAAATTGTCGCCATTGTGCCTTTGGAGGGCCCTGAAATGCGCCACAATAGCCGGACATCTACCGTGCGTGCGCCATCTATGCCGAAAGGCGATGCGCGAAAAGGTCGCCTTGGGCGGCCTAATCCACAGGGCGGCACAATACGGGCATGCCGACATCCTCCAGTGGCTCATGGATATGGGCTACGACGCCTGCGAATCGACATTTGTCGAGGCGGCCGAGAGGGGCCACCTTTCGTGCCTGCGGCGCCTCTACGAGCACAACTCGACGCGGAAATGGGCTCCGGGCATCTTGCACATTGCCGTCGCCAACGGGCACGCAGAATGCGCCGATTATATCCGTCGCCAAAACCGCGCAGATTACGTCTGCCGCCGCAGCCCCAACGGGCGCCTCGTCGGCACCGACGTGTCTAGTTTGTGTGCGACGCTTATCAACGGCTGCGCGACGTGCTTTGAGGCAGCCCAGAGAGGCCACACCAGATGTCTCGTGCGTCTCACTGAGGCCGGCTGTCCTTGCGACGCGAGGGCGCTGGCGGTCGCCGTTGCCAACGGTCATACAAATTGTGTCGACCGTATTCTCTTGTTTGCTGATGGGCCGTGGTCTCTCGACGCGCCGCTATGCACGGGACCGGCAACGGCTGCCCACCTCTTGTGTGTGGAAAAAGTCGTCGCTGCCGGTGTCCGACCGGGTGCGTCTACCGACTTGGCCGCCGTCAGGGCCGGCCACGTTGAATGCATGCGTCGATTCGAGAGTGCCAACCGAGGTCGCGACAACTGGTGCACGATCGCCGCCCGCAGGGGCGACCTTGCGATGCTGCGTTATCTCTACGAAAACGGACGCCCGTGGAGCGACGTCACCCTTGCCGCAGCCATTGAATCCGCCCGTGTCGAGTGCATCGCATATGTGCTGGCCAACGACTGCCCGTGGACCGTAAGGGACCTCGCGTGCCTTGTTTGCGACGGCCTGTGGCGCGTCTTTGCCTCTGCCGCAAGGCCCGACCCCGCCGACGGCAGCCCGTCCTTGGTCGCCGCGTCTCTCGGACGTGTCGACATCCTGCGCGACGCACACGCCAGAGGCTGGCCCTGCGACCCCCGGGCTCTGTTGGAGGCCGTGCGGGTGGATAGTGTCGACTGCCTGGCCTACCTCTATCAACAAGGCTGTCCGTGGGACGAGCGAGTATCGAGAGAGGCTCTTGGCTGCGGGAGTCGCCGCTGTTTCAAATATGCCGTTGCTCACGGTTGCCCGGTGAACCCAGCGGACCTTGCCACAGCACACAGGAAAGAGTGGTGGATGCCGACGTCGGCGACCGACGGCACCCAGTCGATCGTCACGGGCGAATCCGGCCGAAAAAAACGCCGCCGTCGGCGCAGACGCAAGACGATCGTCTGCAACGAATGATGTTGCGCACGTGCAATACTAATCATTTATACAAAAAAATAGAATGTGCTGTTTGCGCTCGATGGCGCAGTCGTCGGGTCTCAACTAGCGCGACGAAAAGACGCCGCCCTGCAGTAATAATGAGAATAAAAAAAAATAAAAAAAGGATCAGCACATCGCGGGCCGTTGCGACAGTGGCGAGCAGAGACGTGCTGCGAGCGGCGCACCTTGGTGGCTGGAACAGCCGGCGGACAGACAAATGTACACCGCTCGCGTGTTTGCCGGTACAGCGCCATTACGCTCGTGGCGCTTTGGAGATCGTGGGGACTGTGCACACGAGAAAAGTCGCGCATACAGAGGATCATCCAAAGGGCATTGTCGCGCGCACATCCGCAGAGTCGGGCGCACGCGGCAGAGACCGCACACACATCCCGACAAGTCGCAAAGGACAAGACGACCGTCCACATTTCATCGGGGAGGTCGACCCACGTCAGCAATGCCCTTTGGCGATCGCGCCCTGTAGTCGCCATGTAATCTATGGCGGACCGCCTCTCTCTCTCTCTCTGTTTATGCGCGCGCAAACAGGCGATGCCAAGTGGGACGCGTCGATCCCCTCGTAAATAAACACGCACCGCGCACACAAACAAAAGGAACTGCATCTTTTTGGATGGTTCACAAAGTGGGTTTGCTCGCTCTGGGCCAATGGCGATTGAGCCCTGCCGACGTCGGCTGCGTGTGCTTGTCGCATGTCTGGGGACCTACTCGCTGCCAAACAGGGGGCGCCGTCAATCCAGAATGCATTTTGCCGCAACATGGCTGTTAAAAAAGGACAAATCCTATTCTGGCCGTATCGGTGAACCGACGGTGGGAATCCTGCCCGTTAACTCTATGCCAAAAAGAAAGAAATAATAAAGGCAAATTGTTTCGCACCTTTTTTCGAGAGGTCGACACTTGGCCAATGGGCGACTATGTCGACTGTTTCTTTTGGCGCACAGCACAATGTCGGGCCGTCTTTTGCACAAGCGCCGCCACCAACAACGATAGTATTACGCGCCCGAACCAGATTACAAAAAAACGACCATGGAGCCACCTGCCCCCACGACAACATTGATCGATTTGCCAGATGACCTCGTCCTAGAGGTGATCTCCCTGCTGCCCCTGGCCAGCGTCGGCGCCGTGTCGGTCGCCTGTCGCGCCCTCCATGCCGTCACGACGTGCGCGAGTCTGTGGCGGCGCCTGTTTCTGCGCGACTTTGGCTCGCTTTACCAAAAGGGCCTGCCCGCCGAGTCGTGGCCACACGAAAAGCATCCAGACGACCTCTGGGATGAGATTGCCGTCGACCTATGGAGGGACACCGACGCGCTCGCCAGGATGCCGCCGCGATGTCGGCCGCTTGCCCATCTGCCGGCGCCATTTGCCCATGCGTTTGCCGCCGGCAAGGACTGGCTGTGGCTCTACTAATGCTGTGCCAATGGCTCGCGACTTGTCGGCTGGCCGGCTGGCCCAAAGTCTACGGCCAGCCGGCCGGGCCGCGGCCAACTCGACCTCTGACAGGAATTGAACCCGCTGACCCTGTTTTCTGGATCGTCAATAAATTGTGCACAAACTGTGCTCAGAAAAAATGCGAACCCGAGTGCGAATGCGAACCCGAATACGGCTGGTTGTAAGTTTTGTGCACGATTTATTGACGATTCAGAAAACAGGGTTAGCGGGTTCGATTCCCGTCAGAGGCCGAGTTGGCCGCGGCCCGGCCGGCCCATTCACAGTTGGGCCGGCTATGGGCCGGCTAGCCATTAACCAGCATTAGGCTCTACCGCGTTCACGCCGCCAAGGTGTTGAAGGGCGAACCCGGCGATTCGTTTTCGGGTCCGGCGGCCTTTATGGACCGATGGCGCTGTCTTGTCCGATGTGATTGGCACAAGGGTGGGTCGCGCGGTTATGCCGTCAAACTGTGGAACACCATCACCGACGACGAAATCGACAGTTGGGTTGAGCAGATGCACCACCCCGAGGACGGTTCCATCCTGTGGAAAGTGGCGTGCGACGACAAGGCCGTCCACCACCATGCGTCTCTGGGCGGACACGGAAATTTCTGCGAACGTGTTTTTCATCGCGACGGACGCCGCGCCTGGTCTACGTTCCACGCCCACAAACTGGTCGTCGATGTCGAGGTGTCGAATGCTGGCACGCGACGTGACTCTCACTACGAGGAGGGCTCAATGACGCAGACGACGAACCACAGCATCGATGGGCGCTTTGTCGCCTCGATTCGCAACGGCGGTCGCCACGGCGTCGCGCAGTCCTTGTGGCACAATGGCGACACGATGACCATGCGCTACAGGGGCGGCCGGTTTGTTGAGGTGATCGAGTTTGTGTGCTCGCCGACCTGTCCGCGACCCGAATACGCTAGCAAAAAGATCTCTGGCTGCACATGGCGTATCGTGCGTGTTGCCATCGCCGGAGAGTGGTATCATGTGTCTGTTCCGGCTGACGACTCGGAGGCCGCACGCCTGTTTTGGCGCTACGTCTCCGACGGCCTCGTTGGATGGCACCCCGACCTACGACGCGCTGTTCTCGATGGGACCAGTGCCGATTCCATCTGACCGCCGCAATGGCCGTGTATTTTTTTCTCTTTCCTTTTTTTTATTGTTGATGGAGGACGCACAAAAAAAAAGAAAAGAGAAATAATTTGCCCACGACGTCTTTGGGGTTTGTGGGATGCTTGGGATGCTTTGCGCTTTGGCCCGGCACCTCTCGCCATCTTGTTGTTGTTCTTTTGTTTGCCGGGCCAACGCTGCTGTTTTTATTTTGCCCTGTCGTGACGGACCGATTCCTCAGTCGCGCCCGAGGTCCTTGGCTGGTCGCCAGTCGGCGGTCAATCAACGCCAAGCAACCGCATCATAGAGAAATGGGATCCTTTTATGAAAACAACGATGCGTCGACGGCCAGTGCTGCGCCGACAGTCAACGCCACCGACGATTCGGCACGGGGATCAAGGTTCAAGAGGCGCGCGAGGGCCGGCAACACATCGGGGCGATTATCAATACCCGCGAGTGCGTGTGTGGCAACGAGAGAGCGTAGGTGCATCGGCAGGCTCATCAATTGGTCGAGATCGTCGTCGTCGGCGGCAAGTTTGTTGGCGAGCAGACGCGCGGTGCGATTCTGCAGCGTCGATTCTGCGATTCGATCGTGTGTACGCGTGCGGGCTGGCACGACGACTGCAAGGAGGGCGATCGTATCCTGGGCGTTGAAAAACGCAACATGAACGGGCGGTCCGTCCGAGGGCACATGGCGTTGTAGAATGCTTATATTAAACTCATCGGGCAGGTCGCGACCGAGGACGGGCGCCATGCTGAGGGTCGCCGCCGCCGTTTGTGCCACGGTCTTGCACGCCAGACGCACGAGCGACTCGGCGGGCTCGTTCAGTTCCCAGCGGCGGTACGTCTTGTCGCCAGAGGACAGGGCAGCGGCCAAGTGCGAGAGATGTTCATACTGGCAATGAGAGTCGAGCGGGTCCTGCCGAAACACATGGCCGTTGGTGGCCACCTCGGCGCTGGCGACAAGAAAGGCCCGTCCGCTTTGCTGCCCTCTCGGCAAAGGACGACAGACGAGCGCGCCGTAAAAGCGGCTCCTGTTTTCGGGAAGCACCACAAGGGCGCACAACGGATACGATGGCGCTGCGGCGCCGTCGGCATGGACAAACAAAGAGGGTACGGCCGACGGCCACGATGGTCGACGCCGATAATGATGGCGTTGCTCGTCGATCATTGCCCACAGGCGCGAGTCAAACATGGCAAGTTTTATCTTGCACTCTATGTGCGGTCTCCTATTCCCCCTCTTTTCGATCGAATAAAGAATCGCAAAAGTCAGCGCTGCCTGACGGGTCGCCAATTGTCCGCATACACAGAGAAAAAATCGGCATGGTGCCACCGCGACCGACATTGGGCCTCTAAAGGCGAGGCTGTAATTCGCGGTCGACCGACCAAAAAAAAACAAATAGCACATCAGGGAACAAACCAGGAGGCCCGCAAACCGGGCATGCACAAAAGGACGTGTGCGGGGATGACTGCAGATGGCGTCGGCAATGTTGCCCAAAATTGGACCGTGTGCTATTCTAAACGGAAAAAAAGGCGGCCATCCCCATATGGGCCGCTGCCGTAGGACCGGCCAATCGCCTGGAGCATCTGCCGCAAGAAACACCGGAAAAAGGAGGCCAGCGCCAATAGACCCCTTTCTTTATTTTCTTGGCTTGATGACATGATGGGGGATCGCAAAGAGGACGAGACGACCATCGACACCCTCCCCGACGAACTCTTGGCGCTGTCGTTTTCGTTTCTCGATTGTATCGAGCGCCGGGCCGGACCCCTGGGCGTGTGCCGCTGATGGTGTGCCGTCGCGCAAGACGGCGCGGCTGTGGGATCGGCCTTGTGTGTCGATCGTCCCGACGCGAGGATTGCCTTTTCTCGAACGCCGGCGGCGCTCGATGCACGGCGCTTGGTGCTCGCCGAGGCGGCGATTTGGGCAAAGCACCCCTATTGTTTGGCGCGCGCTCTCAACGGACGCCATCTGTGGAACGACCGCAGTCGGCTCTGCAAAGCCGCCGCCAAGGCGGGCCATCTGCCGACACTCGTCCGCGTGCTGTCGGCAGGCTACGCGCCGGACGGGTCGACGGTGTGCATCGCCGCCAAGCGCGGCCATACAGACATTGTTTGCCATCTAATCAAGCACCATGATCTTTCTATACTGGGCGGCGAGTTGTTGCTCTACGACGTTATTGAACGGGTGCCTGCCAAACACGCACGCCTCATCCTGATGCAGTTTGAGCCTTGCCGTTACGCATGCAAATACGCAGCACGGGCAGGGCGGCTCGACATGCTGCAGGCGCTTGTCGAATGTGGCTACCCGTGGGACCAAGAGACGTGCAAAATCGCTGCGCGCAACGGCCACCTCGACCTGCTGCGCTACGCGCATGAGAATGGATGTCCCTGGAATGTCGACACGCCCGCGGCGGCAGTGCGCGGCCGCCACCTCGACTGTCTCGAATACGCCCATGTCAACGGCTGCCCATTGGATTCGAACGCCTGCGCACAGGCCAGCGCCACGGGCAACCTTGCCATGCTTTTATACTTGCGCGAGCGCGGCTGTGCGTGGGACGAGAGCACGTGCACCGAGGCCTTTCGGTGGCTGTGTCCCGATGGCAGGACACAGCCACACGACGGCGGGCGTATGGCCTGTTTTGTGTATGCGCGCAATAACGGGTGCCCCGTCGACGCGTTCCCGTGCCAGATCGCCGCGCGCCGCGGACGCCTCGACCTGCTTGCCGCGGCGCGATCCCTCGGCTGTCCGTGGGACGAGCGCACGACCGCCGCTGCGGCCGCTGGAGGCCACAATGCGTGTCTTGTTTATGCGCATTCCCATGGATGTCCCTGGGACGCGCGCGTGCCCATGTACGCCGCGGCGCGCGGCGCGCTCAACATCTTGCGCTTTGCCCTGGATCGCGGCTGCCCACACGACCAGAGCGCCGTCGCCGCCGCTGCAAAAGGTGGACACAAACATTGTCTGCGGCTTTTGGAGACGCACAATTAAATTTTTCTCTTTTGTTCTTTCCCTTTGCGGTCGAGACGATGCTGCCTCGCTGCTTTGCTCTTGCGACGATGAAGATGACCGTACAGTCGGTCAACTGTCAAAGAGGGCAAAACAAAGTCATAAAAAAGTCATAGGGATGTCCCAAAAGCACCCACAGCCTGCTATTTGCCCTCCTTGACGATGCGCCAAAGTACCGACACCAGACGTGTCCCTATCCATTTTGTCTATAATTTTTTAAGCAGGCCTGTAGACACTTTTGCGACGCTTTGTTGGCTTTTTTATGACTTTGTTTTGCCCTCTTTGACAGTTTGGCGACTGTAGTGGCGACTCACAAGCAAGGGTCCTTACTTGGCGCGACCAAACAGAAAACACTCGGCGGCGTTGTGGTCGGCATAAAGGTGGTCGTTGTCGCGTCCACATGGGGCAGCGCGGGCGTACCGGTCCGACGGACGGAACCCGCGCTCCCACATCCACTCGACTAGGCGTCGGTGCCCGGCCTTGGCGGCGGCGTCAATGGCGTCTGTGCGTTGGCCGGCGGACAAAAGGTCACGATCGCAAAGCCATTCGATTGTGGCGCGGTCGTTGCGACGGGCCGCGTGAACCCAGAGACGCGATCGGCGCCAGACGACATATTTGTACATGTCGCACACGCGCCCCAATAGCCCTACATCGCAACTCTGTTGGCCGAAATCCGCGTCGATCGTTAGGTCCTCAGTGCTCACGCACGAAAAGCGCGTGGCGACCGCATCGACGATATCGCTCCGGCCGTGCTCGACGGCTGCCAGAAGCACGCGGTTGATGCGAAAGCCGATGCGCACATCGCCTCGCGACTTGTAGCATGCCAAGAGACCGACGACGAGGTCGGCGTCGGCGCTTGGGTCGGACACGAGACTGGCGACCAGATTATCTTGATCCCAAAATGGATCGTCGGCGCCGCTGTCCTGGTCGTAATCGCTGTCGCCGCCGTCGCCGTAATCGGTGGCAACGTCGGGCACTGGGGCACCGCGCTCGACGTAGATGTAGCGGATCATGTCGACGCGACGCCCGTAAAACAGTGCGTTCCTCCCCAGAAAACTGTTAAATCGTTGGAGGTCGTTGTCGGTCAGCAATCGCAAGAGGTCGATGTTGCCATGCTCGGCCAGCGTGTGCGACGGAACGGACGCGATCGAGAACCCGCGCATTCGCAGATCCGCCACGAGATTGGCGTGTCCACTGATCACGGCGTTGGCCATAATTCCGCGCTGGCCCAGCCCGTTTGTGAGCGCACGACTGTAAAAGTCGGCAAGCGCCGCATCGTCGACGGGGGCCAGCGGCGCAAGACACACGGCCGGATGGTCCGGGTCGTCGGCGAGCAACGCGTAGAGACGCTCGACGAGCACGGCGAGGTCGGGCCTTGCGAGCACAAACGCATCCTCCATGGCGTCGGCTAGGTCATGCCATGACCAACACCGCGGCGTCCGCGCGCGCAGGGTGTCGCGGTGGGCGATGAGGTGACGCAGTATGTCTGCGTTGCCACCCATGACCGCGCAGCAGAGCAGCGAACGTGTCCACGTGCCTGCATTGCGTTGCCATAGGGCGGCCACCATGTCTAGGGAACCCGTCGCGCACGCCACGTCGATGAGACCCATGGTGCTTTGGCTCATGCGGTGGTTCTGGTACGATCCGGGCCCGTGAAATAATGTCATTCCGTCTCCCGCGCGAGCCTCGTAGTCCTTCCAAAGCGCCGCCGACGGCGCGTCGGCACCGATCACGCGGCGTCTTTCCTTTAAGAGCGACGCACGCTGCGGGTCGATGTCGTGCAAGCGCACAGCGAGATCGACATACGCGTCACCGACGGCGCCAAAGAGTCCGCGCGACGTGCCCGAGCGGCCGAACCTGGCGTACAGGAATTCGACGACCTCGGCGTGACCATGCTCGGCGGCCGTATCGACCATGGTGTCTACCTCGTCGTCTCTGGGCGCACTGCTCCCACGACTGCACAAAAACTCGACGATGCAAGCGTGACCGCGGCGCGCTGCCTCGGTGGTCGCTAGGATCATGCTGTAGCGCCCCACGCTGTGATTTTCGCACATGTACTGTACGACAGACAGATGGCCGTACTTGGCTGCCTTGACGATGGCACGGTGTATTGTACCCTCGGTACCTGTGGTTTCTTTTCGCATCAGCCAGTCGACCGTCGCCAGATGGCCGCCAGCCGCCGCAGCCTCGATGGCACCGCACGGATGGCCCTCCTGGGCGTGCTCATACAGCCATTTGACGACATTAAGATGGCCGCCGCCGGCCGCCAGAGCAACATCCTGGAGAAAGAACCGAGCGCCGCGGGTCTCGCGGATGTATTCGAGGGTTTCGATGTCGCCGCGCCGCACGAGGTCCCTCTTTTTGGTACCGCGGCTGCGTATCTCGGCACGGCGGCGGCGCTCGCCGTCTGCGTCGACGTTGACAAACACGCGCAGGTCCAGACACGACAGCAGGTCGACACTGTCGAGTCGGTCCAACACGAGGCAGGCCACTTCGGGTGGCAGTCGGCGCGTCGTGGCCGGACGTTGACGGGATGCCTTGTGAATGGCCGGACCAGGCGCGGTCATGGGACGGATCACGCTCTCTTGCATTGTGTACGCGAGGCGCGACGGATAGCCTGCGTGGTCTTTCTTCTTGCCGGTAGACGGTCGACTGCTGCTTCCTGGCCCTAGTCGGTCGGGGCAACCAACCGGCTTCTTTGGGCAAAATCACCAATGGTTGGTTGGCTGCGGTTTTTGGTGGGCATCAATGGCATCCAAAGTTGTGATCGGTGCTCGCGAATCTCGGTTGCAGTGGGCACGTGGTGTTGGGTTTTATTGTTTCTCTGTATGCCTGGCGCTGTGGAAACGGACTGCGAGCCACCGGCCGGCTGCAGATTCTTGGCCAGCCGGCCGGGCCGCGGCCAATTTGGACATCCGACAGGAATCAAACTCAGCATCACTGTTTTATAAATCGTGAACAAATTGTACATAAAATGGCTTCAAAAAATGCAAACCCGAATGCGACTTTTTGTAAATTTTTATGCGCGGTTTGTTCACAATTTATAAAACAGTGATGCTGAGTTTGATTCCTGTCGGATGTCCAAATTGGCCGCGGCCCGGCCGGCCCATTTCAAAATGGGCCGGCTGGCCGTTAACCAGCATTATATATGCCCTTTTGGCGACGCGACAGGGCATCTGTCTGAGCCTAATTCGCCCCATGAGCGACCCGGCGCGGCGTCTTTTTGCGGCGCCACGACAACTCTGGGCTCTCGCAACTGCAGGATAGCAATCAATGACTTTGCGCGTCAAGGAAAAAGGCGAAAGGAAATCGCCATATATCAGGCCTGGTGGTGTATTGGTGGCTCGCGACTTGGCTGCCCGGCCGACTTTGACGGGGATCGAAATGGTCGGTTTTGTTTTGGAGAGTGCCGAATAAATCGCGATCAAACGGAATGCGAGCATGAGTGCGACCCAAAGCACTACTGACCGTACATTTTGTGCACGATTTGTTAGCGATTCGAAAAAACAGCGCGATGAGTTCGATTCCGGTGAGAGGTCCAATTGGCCACGGCTCGGTCAGGCCGCCGTCTGGCTGGCTACCGCCCGACCGGCCACCCGGGCGGCATCGCAGACCGCACACCCTCAAAGAGAGTAAAAAAATATTTAAAAAAAAGTGCGACGGACGCAAAACTGATTGAGAGTCTTCTTTAGTCCACTGGCCCATGCCAGTTGGTGACAGCAAAAATTCATTGCCGCCGCTAGATGCGCTCGTCACTGGCGACTCGGTCAAAAAAATGTAGACAATTTGCTCATTGGTCAATAGCCGCCTGAAACAACATGATCGCCGCACGGCAACATTCTTTCATGCCATCTTTGTGGCCTGCTTGTTGTTTCCGCAGAGAGGAGCCTTGCAAAGATGGACGCGGAGGAAAACAGACAGGGACAGCCGTCGAGCGGGTCCTCCAAGACGCCCATTGCCGTCTGTCACGCCGTCTCGCTCCGGCTCGGTGCTTGCGTTGCCTACTGGCGCGCGCAGGGACACACCATCGACCGCGTCGACTGCGTATGGGCGCGGCTGCCGGGCGAACTTTTGCGGTGCGTCTTTGAGTGTCTCCATCCGGCGTCGTTGGCGTCGCTGCTTGTGGCCGGATCGAGGGCGCTCATGCACGCCGCTGTCTGCACCAACGACGACCTGGTGGTCGACGCCCTCTGGTGGCATTTGTGGAACCTGCCCGATGTGATGCGCCTGAACACGACAGACAGCGCAATGTGCTTTTTGGACCAAAGGATGATCGCACCCGTTTCTGGCGCCGACGCCGATTGCGTCTTGCGCGCCGCGTGGATATATGCCACACCGACGGCGTCGCACGCATGTGCCTATTCTAATCCAATTGCAATCGATTCCTCGCATCCGGCACATGCGCTCGACCTTTGGTCGGGACGCACGGCCGGCGGCGTCACCTACGACCCAGACGGCGTTGCGGCACTGGCTCTATCATGCGCCAGGTCATGCAGCGATCGCGCGTTTACGGCCATTGTTGATCTCGCGGCACGGTCCCACGGATGTGCGCGATTCGCCAAGGACGCACACGGTCGGCTTTTGCGAGCCTGCGACAAGAACGGTCGCGCCTATCACGAAAATCACGAGTTGATTCTCACGCACCTCATCGCCCAGTTTGCATATGCCGGACGGGCGGCGTTTCTGCTTTCGTGGTTTGAGTCGGACCATGCGGATTGCATCGACGATTGGGGCACGAACCATCTCGCCTGCGTGGACGACGTTGCTTTTTCGGCGGCCATCCATGCCGACAGCGAAACCAGAAACGGAGCCGACGCAGACGATCCGGCGATTGCACTAGCCCGGCGATTTTCGGCGCAGTGCAACGCCGACCGTCTGTCTTGCACACGGTATGGGTGCGCTTGCTCGGATACCGCCAAAGAGTGCGACAAGATGCCATTCGACTGGTGGCTGCCGGCGGCCGTCGTGGCGCTCGACCTGCAGAGACCCGAACGGGCGAAACGCCTGATCGGCTTTGGCCTGCGCATGGCGCTCACATACGCCTTTGCCCGGTACGCGGACGGATCGTGGTGCTCCGAGACCGTCGGCCGTATGGTACTTTCGCTTTGTGACGACCGTCGATATGACGCGGACGTGCATCGGCCCGACGTCGACGAGGCCGAGATCGCCACATCGTGGTGGTCCGTGTCGTGTTTCTTTCACCACGACCAAATTGTCGCGATGGTGTCGCGCGCTCTCCGATTTGTTCCCTGGCACTATGGCTCGGTCGTCCGCGCTCAGGTCGTGCATCTCGTTGCCGATCGCTTGGTGCGAATGATGAACCTTCACGACATGAACCCTGTTGCCACTGCCCGAGTCGCCAACTCGATTTTGGCTCAGGTCGGTTTGCACTAGACTCGGACATCCCGAGTGTTCCAGTCCACAAAGCACGGTTGTAGTCTCTCGCTGTCGCTTCATGCACAATAAAATACCGAAAAATACGCACCTATTTAGTCCTTTTCGGTGCATTGGCAAAAAGCATGTGTCAGGCCGACGGGGCGGTGCGGGTTTGCGCCTCCACGCTGTCTTGGCTGATTCCTGCGGGCACGCTCGGGCGGACGCGTGGGGAAGCGATATTTATGTTCATCCTGCCAACCGATCATATACTTACTGACAGGGCCTGGCGACTGCCACTAGCCTGGACTGGCCAGATGAGGGCAGCAACCACCGAGACGAATTTGGCGGTCGATGCCCATCCTTTTATGCGCAAAGCATCAAACCTGTCGCCATGTTATTCTGAAAAGAGGCGTCCATACATCCGCCGCAATTCGCCCACGGCAACCAATGTCAACCACCATACAGGAAAGAGACGGTCTCATCGCCCGACCGACTACAAAGAGAAACCACCGAGCGTCTGCTTTGGCTCGAAATGCGACGCTTGAATCGTCGCCGGCATCGATGGCAATCGCCGACAGGCTGGCCGGTTGGGGCCGGCGCCCCATTCAGAAGGGGAGCCAAGCCACAATCGCACCGGGACTGCGGGCATCAAAAAAAAGCGAACCAAGGGCAAATGTGCATAATCCTCGCGGTTCGGACTTTTGAACGATAACCAGGACAGGCCAATCGCCCAATCCTGTCTTTATCCTTGGCGATTTTGCGGATATGCTCTTTTGTTTGTTTGGGCTCGTGTCTCCTCGTTAACGCCTCCAGTCTACCGCACCAATTTTTACTCGAAACCGACTCGACTGGGCGTTGCCCCACGCCAGTTGCCCGTCTCTATGGCCCCGCGCGCATTCAAGATGCCGGCCGACGTCTGCCGTGCCGTAAGCGCCAAACTGGATGCCATTCTGTCGTACTGGTCCGGGATTGCTGTCGACAGCAACACTGTCGAATGCGCGTGGGCGCGACTGCCGGGCAAACTCTTGCGCAACATTTTTGTGCATCTCTGTCCGGCGTCTCTGGCGTCGTTGCTCGCGACCGGATCAAAGGCGCTTATGCGCGCCGCCTTATGCGCCAACGGCGACCTCGTCACCGACGCCCTCTGGTGGCATCTGTGGAACCTCCCCGACGGCAGACATTCACACGATCAAGCGGATGCGTGCTTTTTGAACGCCAGTCGCGCACATGCCGTCCGGTGGCTTTATGGTGACGTCAGCGGGTCTGACTCACGATCGAGGTATGCCGTCGCCGTCGACGACCGCCATCCTCTGGGACTACTTCCCGCTGACATCGAGACAGTCACACGGAACCCGAACGGCGTCGCTGCGTTGGCGCTGTCGGCTGCCGGGTTGTGTGGTGACCGCGTGTGTGCGCGATGCTTCTCGGCCTGGCATCCCGGCCGCGTGCACGCACCCCGGTAGCCGCATGCCGCATACGCCGCACAAAAGAGGGACGGCCCTATCACGCACTCCGCACGCTATTTGCCACAAATCTCGTGGTGCAACTGGCGCATGCCGGACGATCCCATCCCTTTCACGAATACGCGTCGCCGATCGGCAAAAGGGACGGTGACGACCGCGGCGTCGACGGCATCTTGTGCATCGATCGCGTCGCATTGTCAAAAGGGGGTCGGCGCCAACAGCCTGCCAAAGACGCCCGAGGATTTGCTCATGTTGGCCCATTCCTACGTGGCCTATACAAAGTACACCGCTCATAGGCGCGCGCCTTGGCGAGGGCCCTATACGCCGCTTGACTCGTGGCGGTCGGCGGCAGGCGCGGCTTTCGTTCTCGGCAAGCGCGAACGGGCCAGGCGTCTGGTTCGCGTCGGTTTCTACGCGACGCTCATCTACGAATCTCATTGCGAAATCTACGGCTCGTGGTGACCAGGCAAAATCGTGCAGGTCGTCCAGGCATTGTGCCTGGCCAGCGCACCGCGTCCCAGCCGCACAGACGTCACCCCCATCATCGCCGTATACGAGTACCATACGATTCACTGGCTGGTCGACTCTATTCGAACCGGACCGTTTTTGGACGCGCTGTCGCGGGCTATGGCCTTGGCCACGTCGTCATACGGTTGGACTGTTGGACCGCCTCTGGCTGCGGGTATCCTAGAGTGCGTCACAGACACGACGCTGCTCCTCAGCGTACCGCTCAGCAGGGACTGGCCCCTTTTGGCGCAGCGCATCTTGGGAGAGGGCCGCCCATGATCCGGCGGCGCGCCGAGGAATCGAAAATTAGGTTTACAATAGAAAAAACGGCCAGAAAAAATGATTTAGGATCGGGCGACCCCTTTTGTTGCTGCGCCTGTCGACATGCATCGCGCCGATGCGCAAGGTATCAGAAAGTCAAACAAAAAAAGAAAAGGAGTTTTGTCGATAAACTGTTATCATTACCTTTGCTGTGCGACGAGGTTTGGCTGAACATAACTTGGTCGTCCTTTTTCTTTAGTGTCGAACCAGAGCGGATCGTTGTTTTCTTATTTGTCGGGAACGGGCACCACCAGAGGCGGCGGGCAAACAAATGGCCAAAAGGGCACCGAAAGGAAAGCCTAAAGTCCGCCACGGAATTTGCCGTCGACCCATTCGCCCTCGCGGCGGTAGCCGTCCACCTCGATGCCAGCGCCGCGGCCATGGGGTCGCCCCTCGGCGAGTTGGCCTTGGTATACGCGTCCGTTCATCATTGTGAGGCGACCGTGCCCTTGGCGATGCACGCCCTCTTCCCAGCGACCTTGGCACCAGTCGCCGGGCACCGCCGCCCACCGATGGTGCACGGCATAAGGGATGGGCAAGTAGGCTTTGGGCTCGAGACCACCGCGGACCGACGCCAGCCGTTTGACGGCTCCGCGGTCACCTATAACCAACATGCCATACCCGTGCGGCTGGCCGTCGAGCACCTCGCCCCAATAAAGCGCTTCGTCGTCGTTCCGGTTGTAGACGACCGAACCGTACGATCGGTCCTGGAGCGAGGCGGCCACGCAGGATGCTCGACAGAGCCAGCGCCAATCAAATCCATAAAGGTCCGGTCTCGCCTCCAAGAGCAAGTCGTCGGTACGGCGGACCGCCCTGTCGCGCCACCAGAGGGAATCATCGGCGAGGCCACAAAGTCGCTTGCACGTCGACGCCAGGCGAATGGCGTCGGCCAGCGATTCGAGCGACGAAAAAATCGACACGATAACCTCGTCGGGCAAGGAGGCGAAAAGGTCACCGCGACCCAAATGGTTGTGGCTGTTGTCGCTTGCCATAGTTACGGCACGGAGTGAAGGGATAGGCTGTGGATTTTTTCTAGCAAAGGAATATGTGACGGCGCGCGACAGCGAATAGTGGGCCAACAAACGGAAAAAAGACGGACGGCGGATGCGCTGTCGCCGATTTTCGTTGGTGGCCCAGTTTTTGCAAAAAGACACGGCCTCAGTCGGACGGCGCAAGGCTACCCAAGACACCAAGCAGAAACCTGCTCTGGCAGAGACCGCGGCATCGGTCATTTCGCGGTCGCTCATTCGTCCTTTTTATTCCCGTTTTTTATTCACCACTCATTCTTACCCCCCCCAAGACTGCGCCCGCTGATTTGCCGCTGGTGACGCCCCGGATCGGTCGCCATGAGACCCTTTTATTGCCGCTCGTGGGCTCGGGAGAGGCAATAGAGGATTTACGCCAGGGAACCGCAACCCCTCCACCAAAGCAAACAGCCGTTCGGCGACCGCGTCCACTTTTGCTCCATGCAAAGGCTGTTGGTGCAATTCGTCGCCATTGCTGTCAGTTACCACGAAACCCACAGCGTGGTGTGTTGACGGCTCGAAAGTGCGATTTATGTGCCGAATTCATGATGCGCAACAATTGTCCTGTTGTACGGCGGCAGTCAATAGCCCAGAGCGACGCGGGTTTATGTTGTCAAAATAAAACTGTATTTCTTTTATGTACAGAAATGCCGCAGCCAGCGGGCGAGGTAAAGGTCTAGGGATATTCCTATCGGCCCGTGTTCATCTTTTGTGCCAAGAGCGCGCCGACGAGGCAGCAACAACAGCAGGCGAGGGCAGCCCCCAGGAGGAAGCAACCGACGGCGATGCCCGCCACCATCCCGATTTCGTCGTCTTCCATGTCGAACCGCCGCCGCCGAGCGAGCAGGCAGGGCCAAGTGCGAAAAAAATGTACGAGTGTGCTGGTGCAAAAAGGGGAGCCGGCGTCGAGTCGGCCGAGATGGTGGTCTTTGCAGTGGCACTTTCCGATCTTTTGCGGTCGCCCCTTTTTGTACCGCAAAGAAGCCAACCAGCGAGAAGGGCCACCCCTTTGTGGTTGGGCGTGTGGCTGTGTCGACCCACGAATATTTTTTTCCTTTTTTACGATGAACCATCCTATGTGCAGGCGATTGGATAACCCACGGGGCAACCGTTGGCCGCCTGCGGCTGTTGGCGAGAGATGGAGTACCGTTCACACAAAAAATCGGCCGCACGAGGACCTCCACAACCTGCCGCCGAGCCAGCGACCAAAGAAAAAGCGCGACCCCATACACAAGAGCAATCCACAGACCCATTCTTTCCATGCAGCCGCAGATCCGTTTCAATCGCAACGCGCTCTCGCGTCCCTTTCTGTCCACACGACCCGACACACTATCTGCTACGCCGCTTGACGATCTCGTGACAGTCGGCGCAGCAACGTCCGACAACGAAAGCATCTTTGCCGATATGGTGCGGTGCGTCCTGTACGGCTATATCGCATGGACCGTCGGCGACCCTTTGGCCGTCGACTATCGCTTTGAAAAGCGTTCCGGCGATTTGCTCTTTACCCAGCCCGACCTGGCTTCCAGAGTGCTGCCGGCGTTGGGCCTCGCCGACCCCAGCGATGCCACAGCCAGGTCGTTGCTGGCATGGGTTGAGAGCACGGACCGGTTTTCGGACGACTCACGGGACAGACTGCCGTTGCGGTTTCCCGGCCATCGCGGCAAAAAGAATGTTCCAACGACGGCCAAGCCACCCAACGACATCGGCCTAGGCACATCGTCGACGTTGGGCATCGGCGAGTTTGGATGGGAGAGCGGCGGCTTGCGCAAGAGAAAAGGCAATCTCATTCGCGTCGTCGAACCCGACGAGTTTGCGGCGATCGTCGGGGTCGACGAGGATCTGGTGCGCCAGTGGCTCGGCGAGGCCGAGGGCGCATCCCACTTTGGCAGGAGGGCGCTGGGCGAGGCGACGTCGACCTTGCGCGAGATGCTGACCGACGACGAGCAGGTGGATGCTAGGATCATGGCTTGGATCGATCAGGGCGTGGCCGACAACTTGCCAGCACGCTGCCGCGAGACCTACGACGTCGACTCTCTTGCCTTTCCGCGCTTTTCCGATCTCTTTGTCGTGCGCAACCTCGCGGCCTCTTTCAGCCCCGACGGGGTCATTCTCACCGGCACACCCGACGCCCTCTTTGATACTGACAACTTTCTGGCCGTCGCCGACGCATAATCGTCGGCCCAGCCTGACGCAATAAAAACCAAAAAAACCGGTGCGGCTCGCCGAGTTTTTTTATGAAGCGCAATGCGGGACTCTGATCCATTGGCCGTCGCAAAACATGAAAAAAGCACCGGCCCCTTTTGCGCATTCTGCAGTTTCTAGAGTGGGCAGCACTATTATTTCATCGTCGTCACCGTCAGCGATTTCATCGTCGCCGCTGCTCGCTCGGATGTCGACGTCGCCCTCGTAGAGATGGTTCCGGTTGCCGTGTTTCGGGTCTGTCGCGTTGGTTGCACTGTTGGCGCGTGGCGGCGACGTCCCGACGTCGCGGGTATGGCGGTTGTCGTTGCTTTCCATGTGCTCGCGCTCGCTTGTCTGTTGATCGTGGGCGCCGGACGATCAGATTTGGAGAGGCCGCCTGGTTGCCTCGCGCGTCCAATCCCATGTCGTGCTTTTAAAATCGTCTGCCTTTGTTAAAAAAAGGGGGGTCGGCCAGAGATCGCGCCAAAGGGCAAAAGCGGCCAATGGGCCAACTTGCAACAACGCGCTTTTCTTGCGGCCCGATCAACAAAAGGGCAACACCGAGTGTCGTGTCATCCTCTGTCGGAGAGCGGAAAGACACTCGGTGCTATTACATACGCAACCGAGCCAATTATCCAGAGAGACATGTGATTTTGGCAGTTGTAGAAAAAGAGAAATGGGAAAGAAAGGAACAAGAAATCACCTGATTGGGTGGTGATTTTCTTCGCTCTTTTCTCTTTCTGCAACTGCTTCCTTAACTGTCAGAGTAACATGTCTCCCTGGATAGTCTAAAAATATCTGCACCGAGTGAGTTTACAGCCAAAAACAAATCAAACTGTGACACTGGAAACATTCCATTGCAGTGCATGGCGACCGCGGCGATGATCACGATCACGGATCTCCCAACCGAAATCTTTTTCCACATGGCGACCATGGTAAAGGCACGCGATGTTTGCGCCCTCGGACAGTCCTGTCGGCGGCTGCACGAGTCGACCGGCGACGCGCACTTGTGGCGCCGGCTCTTTGCGCGCGATTTCGGGCGCTGGTACGAACGCGGCCTCGCAGCGCGTCCGTGGCCGCGCACGGTCCCCGGCGGTGTCGGCTCGTGGCCTGAAGCCGCCCTCGATCTGCGCCAGGTGGCCAATGGTGGCGGGCGCATCCTGCCACAGTGTCCTCTTGTCGCTGGTCTCCCGGCGCCGCTCGCGCGCGCTTTTGCCGCGGGCAAGGACTGGCCCTGGCTCTACCGCGCACACGCCGCTGCTGTGCATGCCGGCGCGAGCACCAAGGAACGCGGCGCGCTGCGCAACTATCGCCGTTCAGTCAAGATCGGCGACCGTGTCGGGCACAAGACAAAAGGCTACCGGGTCAAGATCATCTACGACGCGCTCGATCGAATCGTCTCGTGGCGAGAGGCCACACACGCCTTGTCGAGAAGAAAAGGATGGGCGGTAACGTGCAGCGTTGCCGCACGCGGCGACATGCGCACGTGGACCGCGACGCACTATGGCCGGCCGCAAGGGTCATCTAGGAGCGTCAAGGTATCCGAGTGCATCGACGGCGTCGCAGTCATTCCCATGCAACACGAGGAGCGCCACGGCGTGATGCGGTGCTTTTTCTCAAACGGCGATTCGTCCGCGCGCCTCTACGACGACGGCCGTCTCGTCAAGGGTGTCGAGTTTGTCTGCTCGCCGACGTGCGCGCGGTCCGAGTACGCCGGGCTGAGGATCGACCAGTGTGCGTGGCGGCTGCAGCGCGTCGGCACGCCCTTTGGCCGCATGGACGTGATGGTTCCCGACGACGAGTCAGAGCACGCGATGCTCTTTTGGCGCTACGTCGACGAAGGTCTGATCGGGTGGCATCCTGCGATCCGTCTCGCGATTCTCGATCTTCTCGGCACCGCGCCGCAATTGTCTCGCGCCGCTCCAATCTAGCCGATGCCCAAGCGCCTTTCTGTTTCTTCTTTCTTTTTTTGAATCTTAAAAAAACACAGCGCGGTTCTTTTGAAAGATGCCACGTGCCCCAATGTCGACAGCACCGATTGCGGCCTCACAAAGAGACAAAGGCAGTCTTGCGAGCCGGAGTGGTGATTCTCTTGTCGGTCGGGACGAGTGATACCAACAGCAATGGCGGCACCGGGACTAGACGGCACCCCGACGCGCGGAACATGGCGGCGCATGATTTTCCAACAAAAGAAAAAACACCGTTGTGCCTGATATGCATGCTTTCGCGGTGTGACCAGAATTCGGATCTGATCGTGCTCGATCCAGCGAAAAACCAGATACTAGCACCGCCACTTTTTTTTTCATTGCATAATGGTGTTTGGTTCTGGCGGCAAGCGCACACCTCTGGCGAGGGCGGCACAGGCGCCGCACGGGTGTGCATCGGCACACGGCAGCCCAACGGTCCGGTGGACCTCGACGGTGCCTTGGGTACATGCGCTGCCGATCCAGGTTCCGGCGATTCGCGAGCCGTCGGGGTAGGCACACGTGCCAAAACCGTGCGAGCCACGAAATCGGTCCCAGCCGCCCCTGTAGCAGAATCCGTCGGGGTGCGTCCGGACGACGTATCCGCTGACCTTGCCGTCGCACCACTCGCTCTCGGAGCACTTGCCCGATTTATGCCGAAATACACCATACCCATGAGGCTGAGTATCCCTCCAGCCGCCGCGGTAAGAAGCACCCGACGGGTAGGTGTGGATGACAAAATCGTGCAGATCACTGTCCGTGCTCTCACCGGTGTCGAAATGACACTGATGACGCTCGCCATCGGACCATTCGAAAATCGTGTGGCCCTGGGGGATGTCGTCAGTCCATCGGGTATGCGTGACCCGTCCCTCACGGTTCCGCGTCGTGACGCCGTAGCCCTGGCGCTTGCCGTCCTCCCACAGTCCCTCGCGTGTCTCGTCGGCGTTGTAGGTCCAGACGCCCACGCCGTGGGGTTTCCCTCGGCACCACTGGCCCTCGTATCGAGGTTTGCATGCAATGTCGGCGGCATAAATGTCGGTCGAGGTGGTGCGCGCCGTCTTGCCGGTGCGATGCTTTACCGAGTATCCCGACGGCACGAGGCCGAGACCGTAACCGTCCGGGAGTCCATCGACGAGGTCGCCCCAGTAGGGTCCCTGTGCAGCAACAATGGCGCCCACGGCGCCCGACGCACAAGCGCGCGCACGATACAGCCAGCGCCAGTCTTTGCCGCCGGCGGTCGAAAAGCGCTGGTGAAGCGGGGTCCCAAAGCGGTCTGTGTACAGTTGGCGCCAGACTGACGCGTCCGACGCCAGATTGCGGTAGCGCTTTGATGTCGCCCCGCACATGAGCACCGCGCGGGCGCCCTCAGTGGCCACCAAGACGACCAAGACGATCTCGTCGGGCAGCCTCGCAAGGGCGTCGTCGCTGACCATTGCGCCGTGTGGTTTTTGCCCCGCTACCCTTTTTTTTTCTCTTCTTTTTCTTTGTTGCAGAGGCGCGCGATGCGTCTCCTGTGTAAACTGGGATTTGGAATCGTGACGGCGCCGTGTCGCGTCTCTTTTGCGTGCGCACTCTCTGAGTGGTCTTTGTCGCCTCTTTTTTTCCTTGGTCTGTGGCGCACGTTGATTTTTTTATTCGTGGTCAACCAATTGAGAAAAAGAATAAAAGACGTAAAATACAAAAAAAGAAAAAGCGACCAGAAACAAGTGTTGCGCAAAAGGCGCGCGCTGTGTCGCGGTCGGCCGTGAAAGGAAGAAAAAAGGCAGAGGCATACCAAAACCACACGCTCGTCGGGATCACATGGCCACCATCAACAACCTGCCGGCCGAAATCATCGAGCCGATCCTCGCCGAGTTGGATCACATCACCGATAGGATCGCGGCGCACTGCGTGTGCCGCATGTGGCGCCATGGGCTCACTCGGGTCCGACGCTACGCGTGGATGCTCAACAAACCCGAAAATTTCCTGGAGATCGCGGTTCGCGCCCTAGAGGACGGACGCTGGCCCGTGATCCAATGGCTTCTCGATGGGCGCGATGAATTGCTGCTGGGCGCGGACAGGCTGCTCTTGGCGGCGACGCGCGCACGCAATCTTGATGCCGTCGGCTGGTTGCGCGGGCGCGGCTGTAAATGGACCCCCGACTCGGCCGCCAAGGCCATTGCCGAGGGCCACGAGAACGTGGTTGACCAAGCGCATGACGATGGCCATCTGTGTCACATCGACGTGCTCTGTGCGCTGGCCCAAACCGACAATGTCGACAGCCTGCAATCCGCTATCGATCGGTCGCAGTCGGTATCGCACCGCGTGATCTATAGCGCTCTAGTATCGGGCTCGGTCTCGGTGCTCCGTTGGGCCTATGGCCGCGACGCTTCGTGGGTGCATAGTGGAGCCAGAAAGATCGTTCTCGACGGTCATGCGCGGGCGGTGGCATGGGCCGCCACCGAAGCCGGGATCGCAGGACATTGGCAATGGACGCGATGGATCTACGAGGCCTTGCATCGGAATCGGTTGGACATGGTCATGTGGTTCTACGACCGCGACGCGGCCCGGCGCCGCAATGGAGACAGCGTCGTTGGCCTCGCGCCCGACACGCTGGAGATCCTCTTTCGTGCCATCCGAGAGGGTCGGATCGATATTGCCGCCGATCTGATCGACGACCCGATCGTCCAATCTCGTATCACCGGCGACGACATGCGCCACCGCGGCACGCTGTGGTGCGGCTGTGCTGATCAGGCGGACGACCAAAAACTGGCGATTCGAGTATTGGGTACCCTTATGGACGTCGGCCTCGTCCAGGTGACCGACCTGGCCTACCGCGATGCCGCGAGAAAGAATCAGGCAACTCTCTTGGCGTGGCTCGGTGCGCGTGCCCGTCCCGACGCTCCCGGCGCCCAACTGGCCGTCTGGTGTCTCGAAAGTGGTAATGCCGACGTTGTGGAGTGGGTCCTGTCGACAGGCGAACCCTTACCCGCCGACCCTATCAGGAGGGCCATCCGTCCGTGCCCCCACGACGGCCCTCATGTCGACCGTCACACTGTCGCCTGCATGCTTACCGATCACGGTTGCACGTGGTCGGCGGGCGCGTGCGAGGACGCCGCCCGCTGGGGAATGCTCTCGACCCTGGCGTTGGCCGTCGACCGCGTGCAAGGCGAGTGGGATCCTGGAAACTGTCTGCGCGCCGCACTGTCCAATGACGGGCCGCGGCATCGTCGGACCGCCCGATGGATCGCGAACCGGGCCGGCATCGATATCATCGCCTTTGAGCGCAACCTCGTCCGCTCGGCCGCGACTGCCGGCTGCGAGTGATGTCTTTCCCATCTGTTCCACTGGTCATTTTTTTCCCAATACGCACCACCGGGGGGCGGCCTTTTTGGCGTCCCTTGGGTTCACCAAGGAGATGTTTCTACGTCCCGTTTTCTTTTCCGTTTTTTTCTTTTTTCTGATGCGCGTGTGCTCTCAACTTGCGGTTTTTTCTATTTTCACTGCGGCAAACCGCCAAGAGCCGATGGCATGGCGTCCATCCGCACCGGCCCCCACGGGGCGCTATGAAATAAAAGAATCGAAACAAATGATCATAAAAACAACTATTGGCCCATCCCCAAAAAATCGCGCTAAAGATACGGCGCTGGGCGAATCCGAAAAGAAAAAAAGACGCAGCGGCATTATACTCAGCGGGATCGCAACGCCATCGCGACGGAAAAAAAAGAAACCGCGCCCACAGCGACAGCAAACCCGACAGACGAGAAAGAAAAAGAGCACCACAAGGCGATGGCGGCGTGGGCGCACTTTCCCGACGAGATCCTCTTTCGCGTGGCGCGCTTCCTTTCGGCCCGCGACGCGTACGCCCTCGGCGCCACGTGTCAGCGACTACATGACATTGTCGCCGACCAGCACCTGTGGAGGCGACTCTTTGTGCGCGACTTTGCCCACCTCTACAACCGTGGTCTGCCGGCCCAGGCATGGCCGCACGCGACCCATCCCGACGACCCGTGGCCGCAAGCGGCTGTGGACCTGTGGGAGGGCACCGACGCCCTAGACTGCATGCCGCCGCGCTGCCCGCCCGTGCCCGACCTCCCGGCGCCCTTTGCCCACGCCTTTGCCGTCGGCAAGGACTGGCTGTGGCTCTACCGGGCGCATGCGGTCACGTCGACCAACCCGTGGCACGCCGGACCATTCACCTTGCTACGCGACCGATCCAAAGAGGTTGGCGATCAGATCGACTATGTCGTCACCCTCGAATACGACAGCGGCGACGATATCATCACGTCTTGGAAAGAGACCGTACGCAGCCCGGTGCCATTCATGGGCTGGGTGGTGTCGTGCGACCAGCGCGAGACCGTCCATCACACGCGCGGCCTGTGCGGCGAGGCCTGCTATGCGGTATCTCCGCGAGGCCACCCCAACCGCATGTGGGAAAGAAGGCGCATTGCCGAGTCCGGTCCTCGCACGATCAAGGGTCCGACATCGCTCACGACCTTTGAGTGCATCGACGGGGTCGTTACCGGTCCCACCTATCATGGTCTCTCTCACGGCATCACACGATCGATTTTTGCCAACGGCGACGTTTTGACGAGGCGCTTTGTCTATGGCGACTGCGTCGAGGTGCTCGGCTTTGCGTGCTCGCCGACGTGTCTCGCACCTCACTACGCCGGCAAAACGCTGAGCGATTGTCACTGGCGGAAAGAGACCGTGTCCGTCGGCAATCGCCGATTCGGTTGCGTCTTTCCCGCCGACGGCGACTCGGATCACGCGCGTCTGTTTTGGGACTATGTGCGCGATGGTCTGATCGGATGGCATCCCGATGTGCGCCGCGCCGTTCTCGATCAATTCGCCCCACCGCCCTGACGCGGCAGTAACGTCGATAGCGTGTCTTTGAGGCGTCGGTCCTTGCCCAACCGGACCTGCCACAAAATAAAAAAGCAAGTCTGTTTCTTTTCGTTGTGTGCGCGCGCGGAAAAGGCGCGATCGCCGGGACACTGTTTTCTTAAACAAGAAAAGCACGGGGTCTGAAAGAAAGATGGACACCATCACAGAGGGCGACGAGTTTGCGGCTGCCGTGCGCGCCGGACCCTATGATTGTGTTTTATTGCTTTACGAGGTAACAACTGCTGGCTCGTCAGCCCCAGAGGTGCCCTCTCCGCACCGACTCGGCGCCCACAGGACGGTGCTCTGCCGCGCGACCTATTTCGAGGCCTTTTTCAGGCGCACCGACCCCGACTCTGTCGAAACACGCGGTCCCGACGGCGAGCGCGCCCTTTATGGGATCTACACGGTAAAACTGCCCTTTGCGCCCGAGCACGCGGCCGCGGTGATCGGCGCGCTTTATGGAAGGGCCACCGCCATGCCCGCGGACGCCGTCGAAATAGCGGCCTTTCTAGGTGTTTCCAGAGGCTTGATGCGCGCCATCACCGAGAGCGCCGCACGCCAGGCCATTTCCGACGGTCCCACCGCGGTCGCCAGCCTTGTCGGCTCGGTGCTTGGATGCGGCGCAGTGGACGGCGAGATCGCCGACCGGATCGCGGGCCGTCTCCTTGGTCTCTTAGATCCGTGCGCACGCCAAGCGATTGCCCCGACGCACGCAATGGGCGATGCCTTTTACCGGCCCGGTGCATATAACGAACCGTTGACGACCGCAGACGACGGTCTCGACTGGCACGTTGCATATCTGGGTGTCGATCGCCTGTCCAGTACCAAGGCCGAGATCACGAGTCCCGGTGGCGTGCATTTTCGCGTCACGATTCAAAAGACGTCGGCCCGCGATACCGCCCAGTATACGTGCATATTGGTCGACTGCATCGGCGGCGACCGCCGCGATCGCTACGCCCGATGCGATGATTACGACTGCGACACTGACAGCGACGATGACGACGAGCATGACGACGTGCGCGATTCGATGCTCGCCTGTCGCATCTCGCTCGACGCCTACCATCCCGTCGACGGAACCGGAGCGCTATCAGAGGACCGCACCCTGTCTGCACAGTGCTATCGATCCTACAAGAGAGCCACAGGACGCATACCTAGCCCGCAGTGCGGTGAGATCGTCGTCTCGCCGTCGCAATTCCGGCGCTTTCGGTTCCGCTTTGACGCCGACGATTACGAGGACGAGGCCCACGCGTGCACCAGCGACTTGACCGCCTTTCAAGTGCGCGTGCTGCTCGAAAAGCGCCCCTGATGCCGACCATCACTGCGTCCCCATGAAAAGGGAGAGCGACGAAAAAAAACTGATGCTTCGGTGGCAAATCAAAATCGCCGGCATTTCGTCTTTGTCTCTCTTTTGTTTTTCGTGATGAGGGCGAAAAGAGTCTCTGTGCAGTGTCGCGAGGGGCAACAGGCCAAAAGCAAGGACGCCAACATGAAAAGAGCGCCCAAAACAAAGTGGGTCCCTTTTGTCATCGTACCGTTGGGGAAAAAAGTGGCGGTGCCATATACGGTTTGAGCCAATGAGAGTGGCAAAAAGTCGAGGCCGAGATATTGGGTCTTGGCACGCACCGCGTCCGGAAGTCATCTCGTGCGACCGAGACTTTTTTCTTTCCATTGCGACATTCCTTTCTCATCCAGCGACAGAGTGCACGTCGCAAGCGAGACGATATGGAGGGCCACGAATCGACACGCCATGGTCTCCCCGCGGACGTGGGACTTCCAGCCGAATTGTGGTGGATGATTGTAGAGCGCGTCGACCGTGCGTGGCAACCCGTCGCAGCGCATGTGTGCAGTACGTGGCGCCGCGCAGTCCCAAACAATCAAAGGTGCCTTGACGTCCTGGCCACTTTTGCTCTGTGTCGCATCCAGACTGCATCAAGAGTTCCTTCGCGCAGCGCCATCGTCGCCTGGTCTCTCGGCGTATCGCGTGCCTCGTGAGGCCTCGCGCCTATCGGCCGCCTCTGCCCGCTGCCCCGCCACGCGATCCCCGGCAACGACGACCCCGACGCGAGATTGATGGCTGCCGCCCTCCTTTACAACCATCACCCCCTCGACACCGTATACCTCGCCATAATGACGTGCGGCGACGGCAGGCGCGACGGCGACTATGATGTGCACTCTGCGTCGCGAGCCCATATATGCAGTTACCCGGCCATCCACGTGGCGGCATGCTCTGGCGTGGGCCTCTTTATCGACTTGCTCTACCGTCGCGGTGCCGGCACACATGGACACTTGACTGCCCGCTGGGAGGCGGCTGTCGCCAAAGCCTATACCGCGACTGCGCGCGCGCTCGACCTCGATGCCTTTCTTGTCCTACGGCGTCACGCCCGTACGGCGTGCGATATCGACACCCTAAAGGCCACTCTCTGCGGTGCGGGCGTCTGTGAAAAGGACATGCCGTTGTGGATGCGCGCTGCCGTGACCGATTCCACTTTTTGCCGCAATTGCGGCCGACACGGTGCCGTCTCTACCGTCGCCCGTCAAGCGCGCACAGCCGACGACGTCGTCGGCATTCAGAGTATGTGCCCATACTGTTTCCATACGCGGTGACGATGTCTCGGTTTTTTTCAAACTTGTTCTTTGTTTTTCGCGCCTTTTCTGTCTGCATGCGTCGTGGCCGCGCCGCGCGCTACGACAGCCGGCGCACGAAAAACAGAAATAAAAACGGCGAATGAAATAAAAAATGAATCGGGTTTGGCCGACGGCTGGTGCCTTTGGTCATGTGATTCACACAAAAACAATGGGCGATGTATCAGGGCCGTCCTGTGCGCGCCGACAATGTTGACGAATTTGGCAAAAGCAGCATGTTAATTACTGCTTCGGAAGAGTAATCCACACACGTCGTACGGCCTCGTCGACGAGATCGAGCCGATCGTAGCGCGTCCATCTTTTGATCGCTTTTTCGTTGGGACGATCGCAGCGGGCGACGTCGACGGCATAGATCATAGTGGCAACAGAGCCGGGGATGGACGGCAACATCATGTCGCCAAGGCCGTACCCGCGGTAGCCAACCAAGAGGAGATCGCGAGACGGTCTGATCCCACATACGGTCGAAAGCCATTCGAGAGCCGCGGGCGTGTCGGCCTCGACGGCGCACTGTGCGAGGTCGGCGGGATCGTATCCGAGCCACGATGCGACCTCGTCGGCCCGATTGCGATGCATCCACTTGACGACGTCCATGGCGCCGTAGGAGAGGGCCTCCTTGTACGTGTCGATGTGGTGGCAAACAAGTTGCGAGGACCGCTTGTCCATCCACTCGATGGCATCGATAGCATTTCCTCTGATCGCGGCTTCGATGGCGTCCTCTGCGGTACCGCATATCGTACAGAGACAACCGTTAATGCCCCATGAGGCTTCTATCGATCCGGGCGGCGGCGGTGCCCAGTAGGGATGATTGCGCCTGTAAGGGTCGTTCCTGGGGCACGTATTCCACTGGCGGTCGAGCACATCAACACGATTGGCCTGCGCCGCTGCTATCCATACCTCGCGGTCACTCAGCAAACCCGCAGTGAACCAGTCCAAAAGGCGTATGCCCGCCCAGCGCACAATATCATATCGACAGTCCTCGGTGAGTGAGACGCATTCAAGAGGCATGTCGCCGCGGTTTTCGCAAGTTGCCATTTCGATCCATTCACGCAAGAGCGCAGGTCTGCCAGAAGCCGCCGCGCATCGCCACGCGAGCCGATTCATTTCGTAGGCGGCAGTATCATTGCCGCCGGCGTGTCGGTCGGCGCTCCTAGAAAGAGGGGCGACACTGTCGACACCGAAATAATTATGTTGATTGCTTGACGGTTTCTGCGCACGTATCCAGCACAAAAAGGAACGTGAGGCGGCATGAGTCGAAGCGCCGATGATGGCGTGCCCATGATGGACAAATGCAGGTCCGGCCCGCAGCGAGAGCGTATCGACGCGCGCCGCCCACGCTTTTACGATTGCGCGATCGACATCGGCGCCGAGGTTGGCGCACGATTGCATGGCCTCGGCGATGACGGTTCTGGTGCGGCGTCGGTTGTCGAACCGGGCGATGACGCCATGCCAGCGCCGACAGACGCGCGCGGCAGCCGCATGCCACCACGCCTCAAGGTGAGTCGCGAGAATAGAAAAGAGGACGTCGTCGCACAGCAAGAGGTCGACCCAGTTTTGCGAGTGCTCTAGTGCCGGCTCTCGGTCCGCCATTCTTTCGAGCCGCCCGAGCGCACAAACAAAAACAAAAATCAGCGGCTGCGGCCCACAGCGCCCCTTTTTTGCCCTTCTTTGGGAAAAAAAAACAAGAAGCAGAATGGACACAGACCAACCGGCGAGCGCGCGCGCAGTCGGTCCAAATTTGCAAACCCGACGGCACCCACGCGGCATGAAAGGAAAAAAAAGAAATGACCCGACCATAAATATAATTTATTAAAAGAGAGCCTACCCAATCGGACAATCGTGCCTACTTTTGCTGTCGCCAATGCCGTGGCAGACAGTGCTGTCTTTTGGCGGCGGGCTCTTGCCAAAAGAAAAAAAAAGAATCGTAAACCGACTACTTTCGTTGTCCCAGGTACCTGCTGTGGTCTTTCGGAAACCGCCCCATTTTTTGCTGTCGATAATGGATATTGCGAGCGACATCATTACACTCGCCGATCTGCCCGACGAGATCATACTCGACATCGCGGCCCTTGTGCCGACGGCCAACGTCGTCATGCTGTCGGCAACGTGCCGCGCGCTGCGCGGGCTGACGACATGCGAGAGCCTCTGGCGCCGCCTCTTTGTGCGCGATTATGCCCACCTCTACGAAAAGGGCCTGCCGGCCCGACCGTGGCCTCACCGCGACCACCCCGACGATCCGTGGCACGAGATGGCCGTCGACTTTTGGAACGAGACCGACGCCATAGCGTGCATGCCGCCGCGATGCCCGCCGCTCCCCGACCTTCCGGCGCCTTTTGCCCATGTCTTTGCCGCCGGCAAGGACTGGCGCTGGCTCTACCGGGTGCATGCGTCGACGATACCAAAAGGCTGCACCGACTTTACGGGAACGGCAACCTATCAAAGAAACTCGACCAAGATACTTTGCTGCGACTGGATCAACGGGACCTCCATCGGCTACGTGTCTACGATAACGACCGACTCTGCGGGCGATACGATCATAAAGTGGAGTGAGGACATGCGATGTCTCTCTGACGGCGCCGCATGTTGGTCTGTACGCTGCGACGCCAACGAAATCGCACACCAGGGACGGTCTGTTGCGCTCGGTCGCAATTACTTGTTTTCCTCTCGGCGCGACGGCGACCGCCGCTGGGTGGCTTTTGGCGATTCGGGTCCTGGAGCCTTTGTCGGCATTTCCCGTCTGCGCATGCGCTACGACGGTTGTATGGTCAACGGCGCGACAATATCCATAACGAGAGAGACGATCGACGGTCGCATCGTGAAACCCATCCGCCACGGCAAGGTGCATGGCGTCGTGCACAACATTTGGCACAACGGCGACGTCATGGACACGCGCTACGAAGACAACAAGTTTATCGAGGTCGTCGACTTTGTCTTTTCGCCGACGTGCCCGCACCGCGACTATGCCGGCGTCAAGATTGCCGATCGAAACTGGCGCGCCGTCGACGTGGTTGTAAAGGGCGAGCCCTTTTCCGTGTATGTGCCCGAGGGCGATTCGGACGATGTGCGCCTCTTTTGGCGCTACGTCGCCGATGGCCTCATCGGATGGCACCCCGATATACGGCGCGTCGTCCTCGACATGGTCGCCGGCGGTTGCCTCTGATCCACACTCTTTTTGACGCTAAACTGGAACGGCGACCTATATTTGCTGAGATCATTTTTGCGAAAGACGATTGCCGATCATTTTCGCTGTGCCTTTTTTTGGGCTGTTCCCGGCGATGCGGCGGGCCCCTGTTACGGATGATAATTCAGAGCACACAAGACAATGACGCTCGCAATTTCTTATGAATCCGCGTCGATTTTTTAGAGAATTTTCTATGGTTTTTGGAGTTGAGGAGGCCAGAGCGTCAGCGCCGCGACTAGTGCTTGCGGATCGGTTAACCGACGACTAAAATCCAGCATTTTGTCAGGATTGTTTGATTTATATGATTTGTGATTGGGCAAGTTGGCGTGGATTAGTCGACGGCTAACCGACCCGCAAGCACTGGCCGCGACGGTGTGCGACGCCAAAAAAACGGGCGCCCAGCCAGGATGGCCAAAAAAAGAGAGATTTCGACTCGATCATATAACTGAGCGCTGTCGGGCAGAAATGGTTGGATGGCTTTTTTTGCCGGCGCAGCGCCCGCATCCTGCAGGCTCTACCAAAGAGGGCAGGAATGCCACCCCTCCCCCGCAAAAAAGGTCAGGCCATTATTTTTGGGAACCGACTTGCGTCTGCACCGTTTCTCTGCCTATATGTTTGTTGATGGGCAGGCTGTGAATGCCCAGGCCGCCCCGCGTAGCGCAATCTTGCTTTTGCGACGGTACCAAAAAGAAAGAGAATTTTGTTGTCGGTTCTTGTCCCGCGATCGCAAACAACGATAACGAAAAAAACAAAATCATATTGTTCTCTGCGAGCGCCTGTGCGCAGAAAGAAAAGACCACATGCGCTCTTCTTCGTCGCCGCGCGGATACTTGTGCCCGACGCCGTCGAGGACCCTGATAGACGATGCGTAGCCATGGGCGGCGAAAAAACGGTGGGCGCATTCGCAACCCTCCTTGTAGGCATCGTCGGTGCCGGTGACAAAGAACAGCGGAAGCGGGTCGCTGGTCGCCTCACGCTCGACTTCCTGGCCGTGCTTGCCGAATCCGCCCATGACGTTGACCATGGCGGCAAAGACACTACCGCCAAGCCGTTGGGCGAGAACGCTCGAAAAGATGGCACCGTTACTATGGCCGACGCCGTAGATCCTCGTCGCATCGACGGATCTGATCTTGCGCACGCGGTCAATGGCGGCGCGGACATAGGCAACGTCGGGCTCAGAGTTGCGCACGCGAAAACCACAACGCTTGTCAGACTGGGAACCGCAATCGGTGCCGACGGCAAAGGCCACGACGAATCCGTGCTCGTGTGCCATGCGGCGCCAGTCGGTGCCGGTGAGCGCCACCTTCCACGGATGGCTGCCGAGCCCGTGGAAAAAGAGCACCAAAGGCACGGGCACCGACTCGGCCGCTAGCAGTCTGTGAGGTGTGTGCACCAGCGCGATGCGGTCCTCGCCGAGATGCTCTGTGATGGTGAGCCCGTATTGGTCGTCGTGCACGCCCGACACGCACTGCGGCCTTAGCGAGGCGAGGGTCTCGTAGGAGACGCAGTACGTGGCGCCGTCAAAGGGGTTGCGAGGCGTCTCGCTTGGTGTGATCATTTCCTCCCACGACTCCATTGACTGTTTGTGAATCTATACGCGGGTGCCTGGTTGATCTTTCTTTTCTCTCTCTCTCTTGTTGTCTTGATGGCAACGGCACCGATTCAATTTTTTCGTCAAAACAAGCAACAACAAAAACAACTCGCATGGATTTGTTGGCAGGTTTTGCATTGGGCGGCTTGTTGGTATTTGTCGACAATCCAAATTTGGTCGCGTGTTTATGGCCGAACTAGTGCTTGCTGATGACTAAAACTCCGGCAGATATGACCCAATAGAAAATCAAACATGGCCAATTTGCGAAAATCTATTGGATCGTATGTGGCGGAGTTTTAGCCGTTAGCAAGCACTAGGCCGAACCCTGTACGGCGGCGAGGCTGCTGGCCCATCAAGAAGGGTCGTCGCATCTTTTTGGCCGTTGTCGAGCAAATCCAAAGACCAAAAAGGCGACTCGAAAAAGTGTTTCAATCTTTTGATGGTGGGCACAAAAAAACAGAGTGCGCCTGTGCGTGCGAGCCGCTTGCACTCTTGCCCGATCGAGTTTGCATGCGCGAATTCGCCCGGCTGCCTTTTTGGGTTTCTTGCATCCGTTTTCACTTTGCCCAGGGTGATCCCTTTGACCTCCCCCCCCCCAGTGTTGGGGTTTCGTGTGACCGTATACCTGCCAAAAAAAAGGAAAAAATACAATTGCCGCCTTGTCATGATGTGTTCGCCCTATGCTTTTAAACACGACCCTTGCTCTTTTTTCTTTTGCGTCCCTGCCCACACGGTCGTTTTTATTAGTTTTTTTGCCAGAAAAAGAAGGCCATCGGGTGCGCGCCTATGGCGCACCCACAATGTCGTCGGCATGGCCCGTCTACAACGACATGGGCGCGGCCAGGCCATTATCATCAAGCAACTGCAGTAGGCACTCGATGGTGGTGGAAATCGAAAGGTCGGTCGGCGGACTGCAAGAGGCTCGCGCGGTGTCGACGACGATTGCGGACAAAGGCGAGACCGCCCCCACCCACCGCGACCAAATGTCGGGCTCGGGAGGGATATCCACCAGACTGCGAATAGGGTCCGATGGGGCATCGCCAAGTTGTGCGCCGTTGAGACGCTTCAAAAGGCCCCAACGGCGCGCCTTGCGGCACAGCCACAAGAGCGCCGCCGAGGTATCGCCGGCGCGCGGGCACTTTTTGATGATTCGAGCGGTCGTACGGGCAACGGCCTGCGACCAGAGGCCGTTGGGTATCGGCGTCGACCTCGGCAGCATATAGGGCGCCAGTGTGCACATGGCGCGCTCGCGCAGAGACCACTCGAATCGAGGCGGGTCGGCACATAGCAGGTTGATGACGTGCTCTCCGTCGTCGACCAAGGCGCTCTGCCAAGGCCAACTTTTGATATAGTCGAGCGGCGCGTTGCGCGGACCCCGGCGTCGGTCGCGTCCGAGTATTCGTCTGGCATCGTCGTCGGTGGGCCCGTAGCCGTAGGAAGCCAGCCACAGACACCACCCGTCGTCGACATCGTCTCGCCAGCGCAATTTGATTTTGGCGGCCACGTCGGCTGGTGTGAGTCCGCACAGTCCCGTACCGCCGCGATTGCGATGGTGATCGGTAAGTTGCTGGGCCAAGTCCAATCTTCCATCGTCGACGGCATATTCCAGGGCCATGCCCATAAGCGCGACGGAACCCCCGTGCGCCTCGATGACCCCCATGCGGCCGTGGCGAACCGCGTCACGCAGCCACTCTTTGGAATGCCATTCGGAATCCAGGTAGTAGCGCAATGCTTTGCCCACGTCAAAGGGCGACGTACCGTCCCCGTTTTGAATGTCGAGGACGGTTCGTGTCGTCGATAGAGTGCCGTGTCGAGAGATTGCGCCCCAGACAGACTGGGCCATCATCGCTACGTTGAGCCGCGTCCCGTTGGCGGCGGCCGACTCGTCGCGCCGCGATTTACATCGTCGACCGATGTGAACCAGTGCAGTGGCAAGTAGGATCGGGCGGTCGGCCTCGACAATGTCGCAGAGAACAGAATCCCATTGGCCCTCTGTCATGGACGACGCGAGTGCCTCTGCGCCGCGGGCGTATCCCCGCTCGACGCAGGCGATATAGACCGCGTGTTGCAAAAGAGAGGCATCGAGGCGACGGGCTGCTCCATCGCTGTCTGACTCTGCGCAAGATTCGTTTTCGCCTATGACTGAAAGGACATGGTCGAAATAGTCGTCGACGCCCGAGGCCGCCATGGCCACCAGCAGAATGGCGCAATCGCGCCTGGTGTCGGGATATAGAACTTTGCACATCGCGTCGAGTGCGAGCACGGGCCTTTGTTCCGACAGGGCCAACAGGTCGGCCGCGGTACTGGCGTAGATGGGCGCGACGGCCGGTCTGCGTGCATCGATGTGGCGGTCGCGAAAGCGGCGGCCGCGCGGGGAAGCGGCAATGATGCGCGCGGCGTCGGCTTCCGACGGCGTCGAGATGATCGCATGCCACCGCGCGCAGACCATCTGCGCCAGGCAGCGAAAGCGCGCACCCAGAAACAGCCGCCCGCTCGCGTCGGCCCCGTTCAAAATGCGATCCCAGAGTTCTTGCGGCAGGGCGCGCGCGGCATCGCTGGAAAAATGGGGGCCGGATGCGACGCCGTCCATCCCCTCAAGAAGTATATCGTGTTTGTGCAGAAAAAGAATCCTTTTCCATTTTACTATCGGCGACGTGGCAGTTGCTCGTTGATTGGCTGACGACTTGTTTGGCCATTGGTGATTTTTTGCGCACAGCGCGCACGGGGCACTTTTTGCGCGAGCCTCTTTTGGGTTGCGTAGCGATAGAGGAGGGCGGCTACCGCAAAAAAGTTGCCCGTCGACGCTGCTGCCGGCGTTGAGGTCGTCGGCGCGCACGTGCACGAAAATCGGACCAGGCGCCGGCGGTCGGTAATTTCTTTATTGCCTCTCCTTTTCGATAAAGAGGATTGCATGGGCGGAGGGGGGCGGGTAATAAACATAACGCAACAGGAAATACCAGAAAAAAAGGACCGGCCTGTGCTTTTTGGGTTGCGCCCGCGCGCAGCCGCGACGCAAAGGACTCGCATTCAGGCCGGCGCGCCGTCTCTCTGAAGCGAATCACGAGAGTCGGCACAACAGAGGCTCGCTCGCTTTACTCACTCGCACTCATAACGAAAGGGAAGAAAAACAACACAGAAAAAAAACCCCAATGAAAAAGACAGGACGCAAAAAGAAGCCACTCAAGGGCAAGACCGCCGAGGGCGCCGCCGCCGGGACAGAGTCGACCGACGCGGCCAATTCGCCGCAAGACGATTTCGTGACGGCCGTCCGCCGCGGTCCGTACGACTGCGTCCTGTTGGTACGGTCGACGGCGACGGCAGCCGACGGACCAGACGAGACGTTGCAACGTCGGCTTTGCGCCCATAGGGCGGTGCTCTGCCGCACGGCCTACTTTGAGGCCTTTTTCAGACGCACCGATCCCGATTCCATCGAGACGCGTGACCCCGATGGCGAGCGCGCCCTTTACGGCGTCTATAGTGTCGGAGTGCCTTTTGCGCCCGACACGTTGGATGCGGTCGTCAGAGCGCTTTATGACGACGTCGACAATATGCCCGTAGACGCGCTCCACGCCGCGGCATTTCTGGGCACGCCCGCCCGACTGACCCGCAGCATCGTGGAAAATGCCGTACGCCGAGCCATTGCTGATGGTGCCGACTCTATAGGCGACCTCATTGTGTCGGCGCTCCAGTGTGACGCCGTCGACGCCAAGACCATGCGTCGCATTGCCAAGCGACTGTTTGGTCTGGTCGACCCCATGAAGCGCCAAAGGATTGCCTCGACATGGCGCATACCGAGCCGCTTTTATCGCGGTGCCGGCGCAGACGCCAAACCGACGACCGTCGTTGATGGTGGTGTCGAATGGCACGCGCTACGCCTGGGCGTCGACCGCATGGGCAATGCCAAGGCAGAGATTACAGGACCCAACGGCGTCAACTTTCGTGTGATGATCAAGGACGACTATGACGACAAGAATCGGCGCTTGACGTGCCTGTTGATTGACCGTATCGGTGCCCAATGCGATGACCCTTTTGCCGCGCTCGGCGATTATGACCGTATTGATAGTGACGACGACGACGACCGCGAGAATGCTGGCGACCCGAACCCCGCATGGTACAAGTGTCGGATCTCTATCGACGTCTACCACCCGCTGGACAAGACCACAAACTTGCCGTGGCGCCGCCATACCTACGGCAAGGCCAGGGATTGGGCAATCAAATGGAACGGCGTCGACGCTTCGCCGTCGCGATTCTATCGCTCTAGGGTTTGGTTTGTCGACGGGGATCGCGACGACGGGAGGCACGTCTCTATGAGCGACCTCGTCGCCTTTGAGGTAAATGTGCTCGTTGAAAAGCGCGTGTGACGTACACACGTCGCAACCGGCCGGTTGCGCCCGACAATTCTGTTGGCTGCGCACAAAAAAAGAGAAAAAATGCCATTTCTCTCGTCCTGCTGACATGGCTTTTTGTTTTTCTTTCCTTTCCCTTGGCAGTCAATCGGTGAAATTCGTATCGTATTTTGGCGGCGCGATCGACCCTTGCGTGGGGCGCTTGCATGCACCGCGGTTGCTGTGATTGTCTACAGATAGATCATCAGGACCAGTGCTTGCTTATGGTTAGTTGACTAATGGTCGGCTAGGGGCGTTAGTCGACCGGTTGGCCGCGGTTTGGTCGGAATGTATTAAGGTCATGTCGACTCAATAAAACTGGACAAAAGGAAGAAAAATCCCGACAACGGCTAATTGCCGTGTGCGAATCGACCTCAATTTGTGCATGCCGACTCAGGAGCGGGTGCGAACTGGAATGCGGGTGCGAGTGCGACCGATTCGTGTTCGCGCTCACATTCGGGTTCGGGTTCAGGTCCGAATGACCGGTTTTAGCCGACTATTTCGGTTTTCGTATTGATTTTTATTCTATTTATTGACGGACGGTTCGATTCCCACCGGTGCCGACTAAAGTTGCAGTTAACTGACCATTAGTCGAAAATGAGGTAGCCAGTTAGTCGAATATGACCGGTTAATGCCGGCAAGCACTGATCCTGTGCCGACAGAGGCCACGCGGCCGACGAGCGCAGGCGCCCGACAAAATGCCCGGTCCGCGGTCGGCCACAGAGTCGTCGCCCATTGGCGAGAAATTCGGTTGTTCGATAAACTGCTCGGGGACGGCGCGACGCCGCAGTTCCTGTCCGCAAGACTCGCCTGCCGTAAAGTAGGAAAAAAACAAGTGCGAGCCAGTCGTGCGCATTCGCGCTAGGTCAGGCGCATGAATGACATGGAAACATTTTCACATCCCTATCCGACGACTCTTGTTGTCGTGTTTGATCTCGACGACACGCTGGTGCGCTATACGAAAAGGGGTGCCAAGGTCCCGCGCGAGACATGGCACGCGCTCAGGCGACTGCACGAGAATGGCGTACAACTTTATGTGGTCTCGTACAATCCGGCGGCGCCCTTTCTCGTTGCCCAACTCGGCCTATCCAAGTACATCGACTACACCGTGACGGGCGTGCCTCCAAGAACCAACCTACTCGACGTCCTGGCGACCAAGGTGGACCTGCCGCCGTGGTTTCTTTATATCGACGACCGACCCGACAATATCAAAGAGATCGAGTCACAATGGGCCGAGGCCGAATGCGCGCTGGTCGGCCCCGAGACGACCGTCAGTTGCCAGTTTATTGTAGAGATTATTCTTGGGTCTTGATCGATCGGGTCCTGTGTCGCGCTTTGCCATGTACGCCAACGGGACGATCCAGTGCACAAAAGGCAAGGCGCAGGCGAGACATTTTTATTTTTTTTTTCGTGATGGCGACTTTTGAGTTCAATGGTTATCATGAGTGTCTTTTTTCTCTTTATTGTCGGGCTAGATAAAGAGAAAAAAGACAAACACTGGCGGCCCCTTTGGACGCGCACACCATTTTCTCACGGTCCACAGGGCGCATATTCGCGAGAAAAAGAAAAGAAAAATCAAGACGAGTTGGCGAGCGCGCGCGACGCATATTCGTTGGCGATGGCGACGCACACATCGATACTCAGCGATGCCGGATTCGATCGATAGGCCAGAGAAGTGGCGTCGATGCCAAAGATACGCGCCACACACGCAAGCCGGCGAATTTGTCTCGGTGACGCGGCGCAACATCGTATAGGCGGCGAGCAGTTTACGCGTCTCGTCGTTGAGGCACGTAAATATGGTGTTGAGCGCCGCGCCGGTTGCGGTCGTCGACAGGACTTTGGCCGCGGCGTGGTCCAATCGATTCGCGGTCCAAAACCACTGGACGACAGCGAGCATCTCGGGTACACTCGCAAGGACGACACCAAGCAGAGTCTGGTCCAACCATGCGCCGTAATGGGGTTTCTTGCCGGGCGTCCACGGATCGTCGTCATGCCTGTAGCATCGGCGACGGCGAGTGTAGTCGCCGCCAGTGTCATAGACGCCCCTGCGTTCGTCACAAAGGCCGATGGCAACCGACGGCGGTAGATTGTGGTCGGTAACGACGGGGCAAGGGCCGAATAGTTCCGCGTCGGCAAAGAGACATGCCAACTTGAAAAAGCCACCCCACGTTCTGCCTTGGTGGGCGACCCCCTGACTCTGGTCGCCGTCCTCATCGCCGTCACGCCGAGGAATGGAAATTTGGGGCAAGTTCTCGCCGATGTGGCACGCTTTGACGGTGGCGTCGTCGTCAAAGCGCACGAGCAGGCATGGATCGGACGGGCCATTAAAAAGGCCCACGGTGCGCCCGCCCTGCGGCCGCGTGCGCGACACGACAAGGAAAAACTTTGCTTCGTGTTCCCCATCGACTCGGTGGCAGTTGTCGCTCAAGGGGTGCGCTATGGCGGTTGCCGCCAAAGGCCAGGCCTCTCTAGCGGCCCGCACGCGAAAGGCTGCGAGATTGCAAAGCGACAGGGCGCTTTGGGCAAAGGCCTCAGCGCGCGCGGTCATCGATCGCATGGCGCTGGTCCACGCATCGATCCTCTCGTCGTCGCTTAGGTGGGTCCATGGACTGCCTGGAGCAACCCGTTGGTAGATATCACACACTGACCCCGGCGTCGGCAGGTCAGCCCGGTCGGGCACACAACCTGGCTCAATGGCCTCGATCGCATCGAGAGCCTCGTAAAAAGGCACGTAGACGTCGGCCACGCGCCGCCAAGCCTCTATGGGCGTGCTGCTCGTGGGCAAACCCGCCTCGCACGTGAATCGTGATAAAAGCGCCTCGGTGGTGACAGTCGGCCTTGGAGGCACCGTGCGCCATATGCAGAGGCGGGCGCACATGATGCGCAGCCGGGAACCGATTGGGCTCGACGACGCAGTGTCACCCATCGCATGCACGGATCAGTATCAAACTCTTTTTTTTTGGCCTCTGTTTTTTGTCTCGACGACAGCAAAAGTGCCGGTGGCCAGGCAGGAATGGTCGGAAATTTTGAATCGGCGAGGCGGAAACATCTCGTGCTGCGACGATTTTCCACCTTCAGGGCCAGCCGCCAACTCCCTTGTAATTGCGATTGGCCGCGTTGGCATAATCGTGCCAAGAAAAAAGACCTCCCTTGTTGGTCAGTTGACGAGGCCACCGACCGATCCGTCTGTCGTCCCTCTTGGCGCGCAGTCGTCTCTCGTGGTTTTTGTTTGTGGCCGGCGCGCTCTCGACCGTATCCTGCGCACGCATGAACAACAGCGTCCACAACACGCTCGGCCTCGCCGACATGCCCGCAGAGGTAATCGCACACATCACATCATTCCTTGAGCGCGGACGCGACTTGGCGGCATGGCACAGGGCAACGGGAGTAGCGATCGCCGACGCCCTGCTACGCGCGGTTTCGGATCGGTGCTGGTCGCACTCGGACGCGTGCGACATGATCTCTCTCGGTGCGCCCCTCGACGTCGTCAAGATTCTCGCCGCTGACCTCAAGGACATGCGCCTCAAGCGGCTCGTGACCATGGCGTGCGGCGGCCGCGTCGACGTGGTCGAGTGGTTCTGCGACCGGGCCGTCCGTCCGAGTCCCGATAGGCGCAATCGCAGAGCGCGCGCCGATTCGAGTGACGACTCGGACGACGACTGTCTGGCGCGTTGCGATGACTGCTACAAACGTTTTTGCAAGGCCGTATACTATAGGCGCAAGCGTCGGCCAGACTGCGACAGCCGCGTCGTCGGTCATGCGCTGGTCGAGGCTGCGGATCACGGTCATGGCGCCGTCGTCGAATGGCTCCTCACGGAATGTGACGTCGACGAGCACGGCCCTTCCCACATGCTCCTTGACTATCTTTCAGTCGACGCTGCCCGACGTGGTTTCCTCGGTGTAGTCAAGGCCATCCACGCCTACACGCTCAGCATTTCATGCACGGCGCATTGTCTGTGTCCTCGAAGCGCTCTCTCAGTTGCCATCGCCCACGATCGAGTCGATGTGGTCGCCTGGATGCGTGCCGCACGGTGCAACCTTACAAGCCCCTGTACTTGCCCCGCCTGTAAAGAAAACAACCGTTGCGCCTAGATCGCCCCTTTTTTGACTGGATAAAAAAGAGGAAAACGAAAATCTGCGCACAACCCACGAGTCCCAAACCGAGACGATACCCACGACGACAATGCTTTTTTCTGATCGCAAAATGCCGTCGCGCCCTAATGTCAGACCTTGGGATCGCGCGTACCTTTTTTTTTGGTGGGCGCCCGACCCGACCTCTGGGACATTGCGCCGCGTATTCACACCCGAAACAGGTCTTGGTGGTTCCTCTTTTTATATTTTTGACGGTGGCGGCCACTGCAGACAGGTGGTGATAGTTCCGACAATGCTTTGATTGCCCACCATATCGTATTCCTCTCCTGGATGGAGCGCGCACCACGATACGACATCGTCGACCCAGGCCTGCGCGTCCAGGTGTCTCGCATAGGCCTCGGCCAGGACGGCCTTGGCGTCGGGTGTGGCGCCTGCGTAGGCCGCGTATAGGCTTTTGTGATTGTCTGCGTCGTCGACGACACCAAGTACACGGCGTGCGTCTGCGATAAATGCTCTCGTGTCGGCGAGGTCGTCATCGCCGCAGCCGGGACAGCCTTCCGAACGCAGCAAAAAGTGATCGTAGGAACCGTAATCAAAGACGTGGCGCATGTCGCTGTCGAGCATCCACGCATAGACCTCACAGTGGGTCATGCGCGCGTCGATCCGCTCATCGTCCTCCTCGTCGCTGCCGCAGTAGTAGTTTCGCACACTCACCCGGTACATTCTTTTCCTACGGTACCCGAAAACAAAAGGTGTGCTGTATCGTCTGTGAAGTGACAACGGGCGACAGGCCGGTAGCGAGGCGGTTTTGTGGCGAGAACGGCAAGAGGCACGAGTCGTGCTTGCGGGTACTAACCGGTCATATTCGACTAACTGGCTACTTCGTTTTCGGCTAATGGTCGGTTAACTGCAACTTTAGTCGGCACCGGTGGGAATCGAACCGTCCGTCAATAAATAGAATAAAAAATCAACATGAAAACCGAAGTAGTCGGATAAAACCGGTTATTCGGACCTGAACCCGAATGCGAGCACAAATACAACCAGTTCGCGTTCGCGCTCGCATTCGGGTTTACACCCGCTCCTGAGTCGGCATGCACAAATTGAGGTCGATTCGCGCACGGCAATTAGCCGTTGTCGGGATTTTTCTTCCTTTTGTCCAGTTTTATTGAGTCGGCGTGACTTTCGTACATTCCGACCAAACCGCGGCTAACCGGTGACTAAGGCCCCTAGCCGACCATTAGTCAACTAACCATAAGCAAGCACTGAACGGGCCTTATCCGACCGCTTTCACCTTTCGTGTCGGTTTTATTCCGTTTATGGACGTGCGGTTCGATTCTCATTCGCGTCGACTAGAGTCACAGTCGGTGGATTGTTGGTCGAAAGCGGAATGGCCAGCAGTTGGAGATGACCAGCCGACGGCCACAAGAACTGATTTCAATGTTTCTTGTTTTGTCATAACAACCCTGATTATTTGGTGCACTTTGGTGGCTGCGCGCGCCAAAAAAAAGAGATTAATTTCGTTGTAAAGGCATCCGGATGTATTTTTTTCGGGCCTGGTTGTCAGTACAAGCGGCCCGGAGCGCCGAGTCGCAAGGACCTTGTATGCGATGGGGAGTGGGCGAATCAAGCCGACTCGTCGTCCTTAACGGCAGCGACCTCGGCAATCTTTTCGCGTAGGAACGCCTGTGCCGCGTAATGGCCCTCGGCAGGCTGGTCGTCGCATACGCCGCACAATGGTGGCGATTGCATGGTACTTGGGCGAAAGCCATGTTCCCACAAAAACTCGACCGTCGACCTTTTGCCGTTGGTCGCGGCATAGGGCATCGCAGATATCACCTTGTCGCGCCGTTGGCCGTCCAAAAGGCCGCGCGCGTGGAACCATTGAACCACGCGCAGGCCGCCGCGCATAATGGCATTGTTGATCGTATAGTCTTCATCGTCCCAGGCGACTTTGCACCGGGCAGTCACGCGGCAGATGGCGTCAAAGTGGGTGCGCCGGCCAAAGTGGTCTGGCATCTGATAGGGCCGGTCCCCCAGTATGGACGGCCTGACGTCCAGGAGCGAGTCGATAGCCTGAAGATTGCCCTTGGTGACGGCCTCGTCGAGGGCACCGTCAACGTCAAACTTGGGGTGGCCGACGGCATGCGCCACGGTGGCGGCGTGGTCGACGGGCGGCGTCGACCTCAACGTCACCTCGCGATCGCAGAGGGCGGCCAGATATCGGGACGGCCTCGCAAGACAGGCCGGATGATCGTGCGCGATTTGACCGGTGCCCGTCCGATTTTGCGCAGAAGCATCACGGCGCCGGCGTCGCAGTGGCGCACCGCATGATAAAGCACCCACTTGTCGACTTTGATCCCACCGCCGCGCGCATACAAGAGGCGCACGATGTCGCTATGGCCATGACGAACGGCATTTTCCACTGCCTGCTTGTCGATGGCCGCACCGGCGTCGATCATATAGGCGACGACCTCGACAGAACCGCCCTCGCACGCCTCCAAGAGACATGTGTGGGGGTGTACCGGTGCGCCCTTGGTATGGAGAAACTTGATCATGTCGAGGTGGCCGCGGGCAGCGACGGCAGCCACATCGCTGCGCGATAGCACGACGGGCATCGACATGCCAAAATGCCATGCGGCAACTCTAGCCACGCTGCCGCCCAACGCGGCGGTTGCGACGACGGACTCATCGCGAAATTGGTCGGGCGCAATGCCGGCTTCGAGGGACGAGCGTCGTGCATAGAGAAAGTCCACCATGCCTGTCCCGCGAGGGTTGGCCGCCATGTGGTAGAGGTGTTGCGTCCACTTGCCGAGTCCTTGTTTCCACAGCCATTCGACAATGTTTGTTCGCCCCATAAAACACGCCAGGTCAAACAGACCAAATGCGCCACTATCATGATCCCTGGCGGCCACGTCGATCGCGACCCCGTTTGTAGTGTCTAGATCGCCATCGAGGACCATGTCGGCCGGGATGGCACGCCCTTTGTAGGCAACGTAATAGTAGGCGCCGGCGTTTTCGGGGCAGATGGCGCAAAGGCGGCGGACCGTATCGGCGTGGCCGTTGCGGACGGCCCAAAACAGACCCACGGGGGTGCCCTTGCCGTCGCGGCTGGTGGCCAAATAGTCAATCACGTCGGCGTGACCTTGTTTGGCGGCAGCATCCATGGCAGCGTCGATGGCACCTGGTCGAATAGCAATGCAACCAGACTCGCACAGCCACTTGACGACGGCGAGGTGGCCGCCGGCAGCGGCCTCTTGGATGACACGACGCGGATAGCCACCGCGGGCGTGCTTGCACAGCCAGACGACGGCGTCGAGGTGGCCGCCTCGTGCCGCCAGGGTCACGTCTTGAAAGACAAAGCGGGCGCTGCGCTTTTTACGTATGCGCTTGAGCGCTGCCAGATCGCCGTTGGACACGAGGTGGCGCTTTTTGGTTGTCCGACACCGCCGGCGGGTCCCTTCCGCGTCGGCGTCGACAGCAAAGGCGCCCGATTTTAGAGCGTTGTCCGCATCGCCAGCGTCGAGTTTGTCCAGAATAAGCCCGACCACCTCGGGGGCGAGATTGCGTGTCCCGGTCGAATCCATCGCCGTGGTAGAGGGCGAACGCAGACGGCCGTGTTGGTGTGTCGTCGCCAACTAGAGCGCAGCCTCTGATGTTGGTATTTTGCGGGGATCGCGCCATTTTTCTCTTGCAGACGAGTCGACGGCCAGCGCACCCTTTAGAGGCCGGCACCCAAAGAGTAAAGAAAAAAGTTTATTGGGCAGAGGAGTCGGCAATATACCGCTCATCGCGCTTTGAAAAAAATGCACGAATCATATCAGGATAAAGGGGGAACAAAGAGAAAAGTGTCGTTGGCGCGGAGGTAGTTGGCCCACAACCACATTTGCACCCGTCGCCCACCGGCACACGGAGTCCGTTGGTCGCGAGACGGTTTGCCTTTCCAAGACTTTTTTCCAGTTATTTTGTTGTCTGGTCAAACACGACAGAAAGGACCATGGAAGCAAGGGCGACCATAGCGGTTCTACCTGCCGAAGTGCTCGATTTGGTTTTCTTTTCGCATGGCGATGTCATAGATCGCGCCATAGTAGGGCGCGTGTGTCGCCGGTGGCGACACCTGGGCAGGTGTCGCTGGCGCTCCAGAGGGCACCGTTACGAACGACCGACGTGGATCGACATTGTCGGTGCGTGCTGCGACGGACGCGAGACTGTTGCGCGGTGGCTCGTTAACGAGAGCGCCCACTGGCACTGTCCCCTGGGGCCGGCCGACGGGTGGGCCTGCGTCGAGGCCGTACGCCTTTGTAGAGCGGACCTCGTGCCGTGGCTGCGCGGTCACGGTGCCCGGTGGACCGTGTACACGCGCACCAAAGCCCTCGCCAGGGGGTATGCAGGAGCGCTCGACGAGGGCGCCGCCGACGATCTCGTTATGTCTCAAACGGACGTCGACGCTATCGCGGCGTCGGGGGACACTGCGCTTTTGCAACGTCTGGCTATGCCGCCCTTGTGCAGCGATCTCGACCTCGGCGGTATCGCCGTATCGGCGGCGCGCGCCGGGCACCTCTCTGTGCTTGAATGGTTGGTGCGCAAACACGCCTTTCGGTTTCCGACAGCGTGTGTGTATGCCGCCGCCATGAAAGGCCATGCTGCAGTCGTGCGGTGGCTTACCGATGCGGGGACGCCCATGGCCGCTACCGTTGGTGCCGTGATGGCAGGCGACGTCGGTTGGTTGGTCAGTCGTTGGGGTCATCGCCTGGACGCGCACGCGCGCAAGATCATCTCGATCGTTGCGGCTCATGGACGCCGCCCTACGCTGGACCGCATCATGAGCGCGCTCCCGATCGAAAATCGGCACGCGAGGGCGATTGTGTGCGACTGCGCCGTGCGTTACATGCCCAAACGTGAGGTGCTTCCTTTTCTCGTGGCGCTCGTCGACCGATTCGGCTCGGTTCGCGTGGTCTCGTGGCTGGCGCCCCCCACCGTTGGCCGCGCCATCGATCGCGACCTCTGCAACGTCGTCGCGTGGATGATTGACCTGGGCTGCGAATGGCCATGGTCAAACCTTTCATCCCATAGCCTACGCAAGTCGCCGCGCAACCTTGTCGTACATGCGCTCACCGATGCCATCGATCATACCCGCGCTCATGAGCCTTTCTTTTTCCGCGCCCTGGCCGATGGGTGGAAGCCGAGACGCAGCGCGCTCTGTCGTGCCCTCTGCGCCATGGCACACACGCGCGCCCAAAACGCCACGAGGACCGAACCGTCCGAGACCGTCATTCGTGCTCTGATCGAGTGCGGCCATTGCCCATGGACCGACAAGGCGCGCCGGCTCGCTCTTGCCATGTGCTCGATCGAGACGGCGCTCTTGGCTCTCTCCGGTCTTGAGGCGCGCGACATGGCAGCCCACGTCGAATCCATCCGCGCCACTCATCCCCATCGCCATGAGGCCCTCGTCGCATATCTCAAAGCCTCGCCGAGTTTGTGATCTGCGGCTGCCCCGCCAACGAGCACCATTACTCCTTTTCTTCTTTCAAAACATACACTTCTCTCGACGGAAAACATATCGATAGCATACACACAATACACGGGCATTGGGCAGCGGCGGCGGCTGCGATCAAAAGGCACACGCACAGGCAAAGCCCGCATGCCCCTTTTTTCACGCCAACCATCCGCGGATAAATAGAGGCGCATCAACATGAGGACCGCCCATGTCGCCATTTGTGGCGCGTCCTTGGTTCTGCCCCCCCCCTCCGGTAAGCCGATCGGGCCTGTCGCGAGATTGATCGATCCCAAGAAAAAGAGGACACGCTTTTTCGCAAGGGACACAAAAAAGTAAAATTGACTTGTGGCACGAGAGCGCACGCGATACCAATCCGTTTTTCTTTCATTTCCCATGGCCGCGGTGCATTTCTTTGTCGCGCCCTTTTGTGCGCCCACATTTTTGGTTGCCAAGACGCCAATGGAGGCGGCTGTCAGTGTCGTGTGCGTGCATGTTGATGTCGAGGCGCGGCAAGCACCCACGCACGGCCGGTTTGCGTGCCTGACCGATTTGTTTCTCTGCGCAAGGCGCGCCCGCCGCACTCGACAAGAAAAAAGCCGAGCCCCCACGGCGAAAAAAAAGACGATTGGACAACTGCGCCGATGACGGGAGCAACGAAATTGCCGTGCGCTCGGTGCTATTGGTTTCGTGCCTGCACAGAGCGCGTGTCGGTCACGCTTTACCGCAAAAAAAAAGAAGAGACGCCGCACCGCGCACATCAAATCAAAAAAAAATGGCACGCAACCACAAGGACAACAACTGCAAGCGAAAGATTGGTGACGTGGACGACAATGACCGGGCCATTGGCAGCGAGATCACCGACCGCGTCGATCAAGGTGCCGACCAGGCGAAAGCGTGCCAATCTACTATCAAGAGGCAGCGGTACGGAATCGCATCGCCCTTTTCCCTTTTGCCCAATGAGACCATCCTCGCCATCCTGGCAGCCGCCAATCAGGCGCGCACGTTGGGCGCCTGGTCGCTGACGTGCAAGCGCCACAGAGCCCTCGCACTCGACGCATCATTGTGGCGCCGATTGTGCGAGACGCACTTTGATCCTCTTCTCCATCGACGCTTTGCGGCCTATAACAAATCATGGCATTGGCTCTATCGAGCCCAGGCCGCTCGTGCGCCATCAAGAGGACGGGGGGTCGGCGCCGTGCCCTTTAAGATGCGCGGCGACAATGCCCCTTGGGTGTATTGGGGCGATACCCTCGACGGTCACGCCGAAGGCTACGGCGTGGCCGTGCCGCAAGGCTCGACGCACTATGCGCCCGGAGCGCTCGTGCGCACCAAGGCCGTCGCACCGCCGACCGTGTATCACGAAGGCGGCTTTAGCATGGGCATGTGCCACGGCTGGAGTCGCCGCGTCGACAAAAGTGGCGCCTCGTATGTGGGCGGCTGGTGCATGAAAGGTCGCGAGGGCCGCGGCATTCATGTCTATCCTTGCGGCAAGCGGTACGAGGGCCAGTTTAAGTGCAACGTGCCTCACGGATCGGGGACTTGTACATGGCCGACCGGCACAAAGTACCGCGGCCGGTATGAGCACGGCCTGCGTCACGGCCATGGCGAGGCGACCCTTACCAATGGAGACCGCTACGTCGGCGCGTGGGTTTGCGGTCAACGCGATGGATTCGGCATTGAGATGCGACTTGACGGCACCTGCTTTGTTGGCATGTGGAAGGAAGACGTAATGTGCGGCTATGGCATACGGGTGGATCGCACCGGCAAGCGACTTTACGGTCAGTGGGATTATGGCCAGGTCGTCAACCCCGTACTGCGCACTCATCCGGATGGGCTCCGGTACGTGGGCGGATGGGCGCATGACCGCGGATCCAAAGGGTACGGGTCGTGCCTGTACCCCGACGGCTCACGTCTGACCGGCTTGTGGTCGGGCGCAATGTGCGTCCGCGGCCGCGTTGTCAGTCATCGTCCCTACGGGCCTCCTTGCGAGCCTGATGTCCCCTGTGCCGCGTGTGAGGCTATAGCGCGCGGTGCCAACCAAGCCTCCTGACCCAGTCGTCCGTTTCCGGATCTTTTTCTTGTTTTTTCTCAAGAATATGGCTTGCAAAGTAGACTCCCGTCGGAAAGTCACACGGCGACTCGTAAAGACTGGATCCGTCTCTTTTTTTCCCTTTGGGAGCGGTTCTGGCCCGGTGTTTTCTCTTTTGCCTTGGTGGCGACGGCGACAGCCCCAGGCGCCGAGGGTCGTCCATAGACGCGCACACGAGTTATCGATAGATTGCGATCATCTTTTCTGGCATGTTTATTATGTTTATGCAAACCGGTGTGTGTTGTTGTTGTTGACAACATCGTGGCACATAAGCCAGCGTCCGCCATAGGGTGTCGCCATGTGGTCCAAGAATCGTCTTCGAACATTGTCCCGCGCTACAGTGCCGTCCGACTGTGGCCAAAACACAAAATCGCAAAGCGCGCGCAAGGTGCCGAGTCGCCGGTCGGCCCTCGCACGATCGTCGGCAAGCCAAACAACCGTGACGTCGACATCATCAGCATGGGGTTGATGGTGCTGACCAAAGTGTCCCCCCAAAGATGTTGTCGTCGCCAGTGGCGCCGGAGCGTGTCGCCAGGATTTGCCAGGGACCGTCGAGCACCGTCCCGGCGAGATTGGCGTCGGCCGCAGGCGAATAGATGAATCGTCTGATTACGACGGGATCGCGCCGCGTGTTTGCGGCACAAGGGGGGAAAGACACAATTGAGTGTGTCCCCGTCGGGGTAGGTGATTGTCGCGAGCGACCGAGTGCCCGAAAGATCGACTGAGAGGGTCGCACCGTCGGCCAAATAGACGACGCCACTGTAGGCAATTTGCAACTTGCGCGAGACCGTGCCCGTGTAGATCAGGAAGCCCGACGCATCATATAGGTCGCCATGATGAGGTTCGCCGCCAGCAAATCGTCCCACGAATGCAACGGACCCGTCGTGGCGATACACGATACCCAGGTCGTCCTGAGCGGTACCGCTCGCCGAGCCGTAGCGCGTCCATTTGCTCGATGTGCGTGCGGCACCTAAACCTTTTCGACGGTTGTCTTCCCACTCGCCGTCGTAGACCTCTGTTCCGGCCTTTATCTCTAGGCCTCGACCGTGACGATTGCCATCACAGAAATGGCCCTGAAAGTAGGATCTCATGATCACGTCATCCTGCCACATACTAGCCCAGCCGTCGAGCCGACCGGCAGACCACTGGCCCGACATGCGACAGACGACAGTCGCGCCGTCAACGGCGACCACGGCCGTGCCCCATCCGGACGGCCTGCCGTCGTCGTCAAAATCGCCGCTGTAGGTTACTCTGCTGTGCCGCACGATGGATCGATCCAGGCCGAAACTGGCGGGGCTTGCGCCATGAACGCGTCCCACGCGGCGCAACGGCACGTCGGGGAAGCGTCCAAAGCGGCCCTTGGGCGCCAGCATCGAGGCATAGGCCCACCGATGGTCGCCAAGCAACTCGGGCGGCCAGTGGTGGAGGCATGTGGAGAACCCGGCTCCAAAGAGATCGTGCCACTCCCACGGCGGCGTGTGCCTCCGGAAGTCGTCCCTGGGCACCCTACGGCCGGGTTCGCGCACCCAAGGTTGGGCATCGGTCACCCAAGGCGACACGCATGCGAAAATGTCACCGCCCAAGAATGCCCTCGCCACGTCGACGAGGCACGGCGTGTTTGTTGTCACACACAGACACGGTCCGAAATCGCGCCAATAGAGCCATTTCCAAAGGCGATCGTCGAGACACACGTCGCGCGTGCGGCGGTCGACAGTTGCCAGTACCGCCAGGGCGCCCAGTGGACTGTAGAGGGCAATCAGGTGGACGATTTCGTCGGGGAGATCCGTCCACGCACAGGCGCGATCCTCACATCGGCGCGCACTCATGTCGACGCCAATTTTATCGTCGCAGACGATCTCTTTCTTTTCCAACCTCGTTGCTGCGCCGTGTTTTTTTCTGTGGTCTCTCTCTCTCGCCCGCTGGCTCTCTTGGGCATAAAAGTGCAATGTCGGCGGATGTCTGGACCGGTGCCGCTGGCCGCGGCATTTGATTTTTTATTGCCGCGAGGCCTCCTGCCAATGGCCGGCGTGGACCAATAACAACAACAACAAGCGGGCGGCTGCGACCTTTGGGGCAACCGAGCGGGCGGAAATGCCGACGGGTCCTATTTTTTCCTCTCTCTCTCTCTCGCCCTTTTTTTACAAAGGGGCACGCACGCGGTCTGCGACGCGCCGACCAATACACGCCGCTAGCGTGTGACCGTTGTCAGAGGGACAGCCGGTTATGCAGGATGCAGCATTTAGATAGACGCACGACGGCAATTTATGTGCCCCAACTGGTGCTTGCGGATCGGCTAACCAACGACCAAAATCCCGGATTTTAGACGGATTGTTTGATTTATATGATTTATGATTGAACAATTCAGTATGGATTAGTCGACGGTTAACCGATCCGCAAGCACCGGCCCCCAACAAGACCACGCAAAATCAAGAGCATTCTTTTGGGTGCCGCGCATCTTTGTCCTTGTTTTTTCCCTACAATAGTCGGGAACGGGCGCACGACGCCAGAGTCGACGTGCCCCAACAGGAAAAAAATAAAAAAGGAATGAAAAAAGTTGTAGCGGCGCGACAGGTAGCACTAGGCGCCGCGGGTTGGAGAGCGAAAGCCGACCTCGGCGCGCACGGGCTTGCCTGTGCGTCTGCCCATGAGCGACGAGGGCACTTTGCCGTTCCTGGCCCCGTGCCTCTGGCTGACGGACGCCAGTGACGACGGTCCGGACGATATCATGTCGGATCGCATCGCTGCCGTCTCCTCGCGAATGTTTGCCGACCATGGATGGGCGCGCCCTTCATGCCACCACGTGCACCAGTAACCAACATACTGGTGCATAGCCATAGTATTCCAGTCGTATGTCTCGGCCGGCGCTGCCGATAAACAACCGACGGCGATCGCGAAAAGGCGAAAGAAAGAGAGCCACGGTGAGGTTCGCCACCGGATCGTAACAGAAAAAAATGAAAAAAAAAGAGAAATCGGCTGAAAAACCGGAAAAAACAATAATCGGGGCGGGCAACACAATGCGCGTACCGGCATCTAGCGGCCCTGATTTCATCGGGCGGCCAAGAACCCACCAGTCGACGAGTTTATCACATAGTCCTGCGGCGACGGTCCGATCGACGCGCGCCTTGCCGGAAAACCTCACCAGGAGGCGGGCCACACACACGGTGCAGCACGGCAGATCACACCCGACGCCCGTCAATCTTGCGGCGCCCAAGGTGTCGGTCGCTTCGGCAACATCGACATCAGTGCAATCGATGCGGGCGAGCATGCGCTTTCGGCACAGCGCCACGGCGCTCATGACCGTCAGCGCATCGCAGGCGCATCCGAAACCGATCAAAAGGTCGATCGATTTACGGTCGCTCAGGATCACGGCCACAGTGGCCGCCAGAGGGCCGACGGGGCAACCGCGCGCAAGTACCTTGCGCAAAAGACGGTGGCCGCCTCCAATGATCGCCGCCGCGGCGACTGTCTCGTCGAGTATGGACACGGTACTGCCGTTATGGCGATCCACAACCGTCGCGAGCCTGTTTGGGCATGCCGCACGTTGTCTTGACACAATTCGCTCGCCGTCGGGCGGGTCGCAATCTGCGGCACAAGGCACGCGGTCCGTGCAGCCTGCCAGCATACAGTCGACGAGGTGCAAGTGGCCGTTCCTTGCGGCGGCCCGTACGCTGGCCGTCGTCCACGGATGGCCACACCTTTTATGCAACCACAATGCGAGCGACGTGTGTCCTTGTGCTGCGGCATCTTGGAGGATGCTCGCGGGTAGGGCCAAGGACGACGTCTGCCAACAACGGCGAGACACATCGGTGCAACACCGACGCCATTGGGCCGACACCAAGGACGCTACGCATAGAGAGGGGGGTGGCAAGTGCGACAGGACCGCGCAAACCATCTCGTCGCAAAGGTCGCCGACGGTCGTCATGGGCCTAGACGATTGCAGATCGAAAAAGAATCTTCTGGAAAAAGAAGCAGATTTACAAGCGCCAAAGGGCGACGCGTTGGCGCGTGAATGTTGCGCCGGTGTATCGTCACAAAGGGAAAAAGAAAGAGGGGAGCCATGCGAATGGCGCGCCATTTGCTGCGTCCAATAAAAAAGTATATAAAAAAATAATAAAAGAAACAACCAACCGCCTCGACGACTCGCGCCAGAACCACCTCTTTTTTTATTTTTCTTGCATTCTTTTGTCCATTCTCGACAAGGCAGACGAAATGGCGCAAGAGACTAACAACCGAGACGCCAAAGCGGCGGTCGACAAGGCAACGTGGGTGCATCCGATGAGGATCAAAGCATGGCGTCAGCGCGTCATCGCGCTCGCGACGACGGAAACCAATTCATTTGATCTCTATGATATCCTTGGCGACGGCGACAACGACGGCATACCTCGACCCGGCACCGACGACGTCGGCACCCTAGAGGAGGCGCTCTGGATGGCAACCGCGTCCGACAGTTGCCTCGCTTTGTGCCAGTTGTCATTGCCTTGCGTGGCCGACATCGTTGGGGCACTGGTGGAAAGCGTTGCCGCGCCCTTGGGTTTGACAGTCGTTATTGATCCGTGCGGCCTGATGCCGCCACGCTACCACCTCTTGTTGTCATCCTCATTGAATCATTGCCAATGAGAAGAAAGGAGACCAACAACGAACTACCGCACCCATAGGCACGAGTCTTGCTGCAACATGTCGTCGCCCGTCTCTGGGTGGTCCGTGTTTGATAGTCAAAGACGAAAACAGGAGAGGCCGATTCTCTAGTTAGTGCGCGGGTCGCACTTTTGCATATTTTTTTATTGACGTAGATCATCAAACAAGAGCGCGCCGGCGAGGCTCACCAAGGCAGCGCGGCAGCAAAGGCGCGGCATGTCGACCAATGCTGGCCGTGTTGCGTCGCCATATAATCTAGAAACAGAGCCCGGTCGATCGTCCTTTGGGCATCGTCCGAGGCCGTGATGCGGGGCCAAAAGACAAAGTCGTCGAGAGCGCGCGCGGCCGCCAGACCATAAGGATCGTCGGGGTTGCCATTATCGTTGCCATCGAGGCCGGCCGAGAAATCGGCTAGCGCGGCGTCCAAGGGCGTGACAGCGCCGACGTCTTGAGGGATTTTCACGATCGTCATGTTAAACGGCTCAATCGAGTCGTCGGGCTCTCTTGGAAATACATAGCCGGGCGGCGGGATGCAAGGGCGCGGTCCGATGGCCAGAATATGGTACGGTCCGTCGATGGTGCGCCCGGCCAGCGCAGGGTCGGCGCCCGTGGGCGAAAACGTAAAGTGTGAGACAGACAACGGGACCCAGCCATCTGCGGTGATCTTTTCAGGCGCCAGACACTCGATCTCGTCGCCGTTGGGATAGGTGATCGTTATACAGTCGGAATACGAGCCCGACTTGATCCAGCCCGCGACCATGGTGCCATCGTCGAGGTACGTCACACCGTCGTCCTCGACGTAGCCATCAGGCGCAAAATCGCCTTCGTAGATTGCGACGCCCGTTGGACTAAACAAGAGGCCGTTGACGGGGTTGCCTTGGGCGTCACAGGTGCCCGTGAACGCCAGCGAGCCATCTGTACGGTAGACGGCGGCGTTGTAGTGTTCACCCGTGTCGAGCGCCCCGTAGGTAATGTGGACGTGCTCGGTGCGTGCGAGCCCTAAACCGCAACGTCTGCCTTTTGCCCAGTGGCCGTCGTAGACGACGTCGCGCGTCGTCAGCAGGCCCTTGCCATGCGGGCGTCCTTCCGCATAATCGCCCTCGTAGTAGATGCCGTCTTTGGATTGCGACCATACACGCACCCGACCGTGAGGACGTCCATGTACCCAATGGCCGACAATCTTGCGCGTAACCTTTTTCGATTTGGTCGAAACGGCAACCGCCACACCGTAGCCGTGTGGCACGGTCGCGGCGGGATCGACGTCGCCGCTGTAGGTTACGGTCGAATATTTGTCGAGTTGCCGCCTCATTTTGGTCTTACCCAAACCTGTCACGGCGAAACCGAGCAAGCATGCGTCCAGGTTGTGAACCTGACCAACGATGCGATAGGTCACGTCGGGATATCGGGCAAATCCGTGGAGGTGGTCCGATGGCGCGAGATCCATGGCGCATGCCCACCGGTGGTCGACGTCGTCGGACGCGTGGTGTATGCACCGGGAGAGGCCAGCGTCGATGACTCGGCCCCATTCAAAGAGAGGCCACGACGTGTCGGATGGGTCGGCGAGCCAACGTCGCACATCGGCTATGGTATTACGGTGGGCATCGATCGCGTGCGCCATACAAGGGCGCTCCCTGCAACGCCAAGAAGCAGTCGTAACGCGCAACCCATAAAGGCGCCTCCAGAGGCGGTCGTCGAGACACACCTGGTGGGTGCGATGGTTGGTGCAACCCAATTTGGCCAGGGAGCGCTCGTCTAGAAAGGACGCAATATGCGAGACGAGTTCGCCGGCGAGGTCCGTCCACGCGCACTGTGCCCGACGCTGTCGCTTTCGGTGATGCATGCTCGTTTCGCGTTTTTGGTCCCTGGTTGCATGACGGTGTGGCGTCGCTCGCGGTCCGTCCCTTGGTGTGACATGCCGATATGATCGCGCGCTTGTTAGACGCCCGCCCTCCTCTTTTTGATGCCCAATGGCACGGAGCCACGCAAAATGCGATGCGATTGCAAGGTGACAGGACAGAGCCGCCGGTGGCGGCAATTAACGCCAGCGCGATTGGATAAACAAAGAGCGTGTATTTGTCCGCCAATGCCACCCAGCATACAGTCGTACACAAAAAAAGCAACAAGAGGCACTACATTTTTTCGACATTTTCGTTCATCCATCCAAATGAAGCGGCGCGGTTGCGCGCACCAGCGTACCCCAAAGCGCGCCAGGAAGAACGACGGCGATGACGACGACAACAACATGAGCCAGACGACCATCGACCGCGTGCCCGTCGAGATTCTCTACGTCATTCTCGCTACACTTGATGCCTGCGACTTGGTCATTGCGCGTCGTGTGTGCGCGGCGTGGGATCGCGTCGGCCGCCGCCTCCAGCAGACGTGGCCAGACCTTGCCTGTCCGTCGCATTGCCAGTTTGCCACCGAGATGGCAAAGCGGGGCAACCTCGGTGTGCTCAAGCGTGTATGGGCAGACAACCTCGATGGATACTCGAATCGTTGGATACTCGACGCAGCGGTGGTTCACGGCTGTGCGTCGGTTGTCGAATGGATCGTCACGGAAAAGAAATGCAAGCCGATGCCTCATACTTGGGGACACGCCGCTCATCGCGCCGACAACATCGACATCATTAGTGGTCTCGCCAAGGCCGGGCGCTATTGGACCAAGATGACTGTCTGCGCTTTGGCCGAGCACGGCAGGATGTCGGCCCTTCAGGTCCTGCTCGATGCCGGAGGTTCGTTCGACGCGTCGACAGCCTATTTTGCGGCCGACGGTGGGCATGCCGATCTCGTGCGCTGGCTGTATTCCATGGGCTGTCGGTTGGATGCGCGCGTGTGCACGGCGGCGGCCCTTCGGGGCGACGTCGACCTCTTGTGGTGGGCACACGCGCGCGGATGCCCGCTGTCGCGTGGCGTGCACAAAGGCCTAGCCCGACACGGTCTACTCTCTGAAATCCGACGAGTGGAATCGCACGGCGTTCCCATCCCCTACGATGATTGTCTGGGAATGGCCATCGCTGGAGGACAAATCGACACGGCCGAATGGATGCTCGCCGCAGGAGCCGTTCCTCACCGCTACATGTACGAGCGCGCCGCTACAGCCGGCCATGTACACATGCTCGACTGGCTGCACGGCAAATGCCCGTTGATTGACGGCCTGTGGAAGGCAGCCGCTCGCCATGGACACTACGACGTTCTCGTATGGGCCAAAAACATCGATTACCCGCGCGTGCCCGAAAAAGAGGACGACGACAGTCTGTGCGAGGAGGCTGCATTTTATGGCTATCTGGATCTTCTCAAGCGCCTCGTTGTCGAATGGCACCCAACGCTCGGCGAGGGATTGACAAACAGCGCCGCCGCAGGAGGCAATCTAGACGTACTGCGTTGGCTACGATCAGTGGGTTGTCCGTGGAGCACCCGCACGTGCGACAGTGCCGCATCCAACGGTTATCAGGAGGTGGTCCAGTGGCTCATCGACGCCGGCTGTCCCGGCGATGCGCAGAGCCTCGCCAAGGCCGACGGGACATTCGAATGTAGTGACGACTGACTAGATAGACAAAAAATGACACAGAAAGGGTGGCGCGTAGGGCGACCGAGCACCTTTTTTTTGTATGCAAATGACAATCTCGCCGTGCTTGTGTTTCTTATTTTGACGATCGTCAGGGTTTTGTGGCATGCCTTGTGCACACAGGAAAGAGGAGTCTGCGCACACAGCGCAGTCGAAAAGAAACACAGACTATTGCTCAATGCCAATCCGAATACGACATTCCTTCATTGTTAACCTGGTAAATCGACTCTTTGTGCGACAACAAGATTATCGCCGGCCGCCCAAAGACCGCCACGATTAGTGCTGTGCAAACGGCCCGTTCTTCCAAATTCCCACCAACGCAAAATCATAAAATACAATTTAAGAATTACGATTGGGAGAAAATTGGATGAACGGCCCGTTTGCACAGCATTAGCCACGATCCTTTTAGAAAAAAAAGATAATGTTCCTGTTCTGCATCGGTTTGCGACAACTGATTTTGTTTTTGGTCATGCCAATCAGGTGCGCTTTTGTATTCTTTCGTATCCGCTTTCTGTTGGCTCTCTCGTGTTTGTGGCGGCCGCCGCGCGACCGTCCCAGAAAAAATCAAAATGTACCGCTACCGAAAGAGGTCCATTTGTTGCTTCATGGCAAAAACTTTATTTGGGGGAGGAAAATATTTTATAGACAAGAAGAGAGGGCATAATGAATCGCGCAATCCCCCCGGCTTGCGAGGGTTCTGCCCACTTTTGTTTTGGTCTGACGGAAATCAAAAAAAGGGGGCAAGCGAAATGGGCAGACGTCTAGGATGGTGCTAGGGGTCGGTATTGGTCATGAGCACGGCCAATCGTGCACACAAGCGGCGCGGATCGGCAACGTCGTCGGCGTCGAGAGCAATGCCTCTGCGCTTGGCATAAGCGACAAGGTCGCGCACGACCCGCGAATTGGGCCGGACGCCGGCGGGTAAATCGCACACCTGGCGCCACCGTCGGACGGCGTCGGGATTGGGCGGACCCGCATATGGCCCTGGAGCAGGAGCCACGCCATAGTGCGAGCGCGCGATTTCGGTGACGGCCGGTCTGGCCAGGGTCCCGCACAAGAGTTCGGGCCGCTGCCTCTGGGCGTCGTCGGGCTCGACGCCAAAGACGCGCGCGACGTCCAAGAGGGCATCGGCACGGGGAACGCGTCCCGACGGAAGCGGATCGGCCATACAGACGTTGAGCCACGTGCGGGCGGCAGTTTTGGCGACCACGTCGATCAGCACGACATCGGCGCGCAAGGGCCCTCGGTAGGCAGCAGCGGCGCGGTCGAGCAACGACCGCGGGACAGGGAACAGGTGCGAGGCCTGCTGCACGGCCTCGCGTTCGGACAGCATACGTAGGACAAGCGTCAACTGGCAATCATCAAACCATGCGCCGCTGAGCGCCCCGGTCAACCAGGAAGCCGCGCCGTCCGGACCGAAGACCAGATCGATTCCGCGGCGCACGGGCGCAGGCACGTCGTGCGTCGATGCAAGCGGCACCAGCGACCGCGTAAACCAGGGCGGCGCCGGTCCGGCGTCTGCAAAGTCGCCATTGGCGCGCTCGGCGAATGCGCGCAAAAATGCTGGGATCGAACGACCGTAGACCGACGCCGCCTGCGCCAACTCCCCAAGAAGCCGCTCGTCGCTGTGGGGCAGATACTTGCGAGAGGCCCTGATGCCTGCGCCGTCTCGCGCAAAACTGTATGACTCGACGGGAAAGGCCGTGCTGTCGGCCGGCGCAAGAACAAACAGGGTCACTCGGGTTCGCGTGGGATGATTTTGCGACACCAAAACAAAATAGCCGCGATCGGGATCGCAACCGCCCAACCTGTCGCCTCTGCGGTCGATAACAGAATTGGCCCATTCATCTTGCGAAAGTGCGCTGGAAAATTCCGTCTCTGGTGGGTCCGCTGCCCCGCGAGTCTGCCGGGTGGACAACCCGAGTGCCTCGACGAGTTGCGTCGCGGCCATTTCGGGCTCGTCGGCCGCCAGCGCGCTAAGATCAGCCACGTGCTCATCGGCATTGGCGCTGGCGTTGGCGTACGCCCTGTATACGTCGAGCGAGGTAGGCCTTGGATTGTCACCGACGGCGTCGGACGCATCGCGATCGGCATCGAGTGCCGACCATAATGCTGCATACTCGCTGGCGAGGACATCTTGAGGCGCCACGCCTCTCGCGCCGGCAAGGCGGCGGCGCAACGCACTGGTCTGCATGCTTTCCGCAAGCAACCGCGCGCCGTCGATTCTGTCGACCACGGTGGGTGGCGCGGTCGATCTCTCAAGTCCTCGGGCGGCGCCCGTGTCTTCCATGCCGGTAGAATTTAAAGCGAGAAAGATGATGCGGCAGGTGTCGGGCTGCAGGCAGTCACTATTTGGTGCGTCGCGAGGGGCGGGTTTATCTAGAGGCGCCTGTCTTGATCGCGCCCGACAGACGATTCGTGCATGCGACGGTTTAGGACGAATGCTGGGCAACGACTGACTGATCAGCCAAAACACGCAGACTTTGCTGCCGATGCCCTACCGCGCCAGGATTAATTCTTAATTTTTGGCCGTTCGGCACAGCCGCCGCTCACCGTTATTCAGGACATAGACCGCTCTCGGTACCGGCGATGCCGATTGCAGTTCACTCCCGTCCTATCCCCTTTTTTTTGTCTTTCCTGGGGCGACGCGCAAAGACGCCCCAGCCACGCAGCGCCTGTGCCCATTTTTCGAGCCCACCCTAGTTTTTTCCATGACAGTGCCAGACTGGCTTTCCAGTGTGTGCTGGCGCTTGCTGGCCAACAACGACAGCAAAAAAACGTGGGCGGCTTGAGGTAGACCACGCGGGAGGTGAATCGCGAGCAAGACACCAAGGACGACAGGCAACCGGTCAATAATCTATTTTTTTTTATTCAAAGATCTACGCAAAGCATCACAGCAGCGCAGAGGCGCGAACTGTTGCCGGCGTAGAGGGGGTGCGCAGGATCGAGGCCAAAGAGGCGCGCGATCCCGTGCAATCGGTCGGTTTGGCCGGTGAGGTCGGCGGCCGTATCGAGCAGCATGTAGGCGCCAACCAGTCGATGCATCTCGGGCGTGATTGCCGATGCCACCAACGGTCCCGCCGGATCGGGATGCCACCCGGCGATAAAAGCCGCGGTCGCCTTTTCGAGGGTGTCACGGCGAGGCGCCAAGAGATGCGGCAGTGCCGGCAGCGCTACGAGCCGAAAGAGATCGCGCAACTGAAAAAAGGCTCCATAGTAGACGGCAGCGATGCCGGTGCCTCTAAATGTGCGCGGCAAGAGACGCAAGACCGACGGCGGGAGATCGCAGCGACGACCTAGTCGGTCGAGCCCCAACAAACAAGTCGCTCCACGGTCCAAGAGGGCGCAAACCTTTTGATGCAACCAAAGGGCGATATCGTCCGTGGCCGGGGTAGTGTCGTTGACCGCTGCGGCGTCGCGCAGTCCAGATAGGACGTCATGCGCGCCGCCTCTGTTGTAGCAGTACAACCAATGGCAGTCGATCGAAAGATCTTGTGTGATCGAAAACACAGACAACGCCCTCGCAAACAAGAACGTGCAGCGTCGGTCGTCATCGCCCGAGTCGCACACGAGGAGAAAGGCGCTCTCGTCGCCGGGCGAGTCGCTCGACAGGATAGGGTCGACCGCCGTGGGCCACGGTGGGTGGGGCAGGCTGATGATCGCCTCGACGGCCTCTGTTTCTGCGACAATCAGGGCATCTTTCTGTATACTCGCCGTTGTCGCCGTTGGCGCCAGATCGAGGCGTCGTGCATAGACGACATGCGCGCCGCGGCAACAGGGGCCGTCGATATCGCCGCGTGTCGGGGGCGGATTGGGGCTGAGCCAGAAAGTTGACGCTGGCGTCGGCGGCCACGACGCCGACGAGAACAGTTCGGGCGCCCGACGTTGGATACGCGCCAGAGTCGACCAAAAGCATCGGTAGACAGAGACTGTTTCGTTTAGAGCATCAGGCGTGAGCGGGTCATCGGGGCCGATGATCAGAGCGTCCTCGGCCCAGGCGCCCAAAAGGTCGTCGTCGAAAAAGTGGCGGGGATGTGTTTTGATGCGCTCAACCAACGTCTCCAAGGGGACTCGATTGCAGTCGTCGGCGAGAGTAGAGCCCAAGAGTCGGTCCGCGTGGATGTTTTTCTCGTTGTCGCCGTCGTCGCTACGCTCGCATGCGTCGGCAGATGCCATTTGTTTGGCGCAATCCCTCGACGTCTCTCTTGTTCTCCCAAAGCGTGGCTTGCGTATCTTTTTGTCGTCTGCCGGTGAATGTGGCAATGCACCGGGTGGCCCGCCGACGAATACCAGACCATAAATTATGATGCAAATATCGCAGCGATTGGCTGCGCAAGGGCAAATCGGGACGGCGCGGGCGACAAACCGCAGCAAAAAGTCAAAGACCCACAACAAAATGGCACGCGGTTTCTTTGGCGCGCGATCGCCGCTCTCGCCTTGTTTTGCCAGACTTTTTGTTTTTCATCACAAAAGATTCCTATCTTTTCCCTGGGGTCAAAAGGCCGCGCGAGTATAGGTTGCCGGCGCAAAAAAGAGAGCCCAACAATACGAGCGGCAAAATAGCAGACGCCCCATTGCGGTGGTGGTCGAAAAGAATGGTGGTAATATTCTCTTTATTCCCTCTTTTTTTGTTTGATCTCGGGTACTCCTTTTAAAAGGGGGGCTCTGACGACAGCAAGGCCACAGGCCACCGACGCTTCCACAGCACGCTCAATGCCGCGTCGCCTTGGGCTGCGCGCAGAGTCACATGGCGCGAGATTGCGCAGCAAGAACAAAACTCCCTTGGCATCCTGTGTCGGCGGCACGGGATTTTTCCAGCGCAGGATGCCCGTTCGTCGGCGGCGATGGCGCAAAGATTGATCGTCGGAAACAAAGCGCCCTGCACGAGGTGATCCCAGCGATCCAAGATCGACACGAAGCGGTCGAGTACGGGGACGGTCCCTTTGCATCCGCGGATGCTTCCAAGGGCGCAGCGAACAAGAGGTACAATCGACTCGGCGGCAACGGCCTGACCCGCATAGTGGTCCATCACGACGATTGCCATATCGGGTTGCTCGCGGCACGAGCGGCTTTTGGCGAGCGCGCCGATTTCCTCGGCGGCGCAGCCTGGTCGGTCGAGCAGGCCCGATTCATTCCAGAGCCAGTCGAGCACTTGAGGTCCACGACGTATGCTTTTCGCGACGCCCAACCGGTTTGGTGCGATATCGGATCGCCATTTGCACAAGACCTATTGAAGCGCGATCGGCCCGCCGCTCTGGGTGCAATCCAATAGCCCACAGACGTCGGCGTCCTCGTGGCATATTTGGTTGTGCGCGTAGAGAATGTCTAGGATGTCGATTCGGGCGTTACGGGTAGCACCCATGGCGCATTTGTACAGCCAGTCGCCATTGTCTACGGTCACAAGGATATGGACGGGGTCGTCCGATGGTGCTCTGGCGCCGCTTTTGATGGCGTCAATGCGGTCGAGTAGTGTAACCAACAAAGGCGGCGTCGCGTAGGCGCCAATGTTCTTCCATGCGCTTGTGGAATGTACAAAGCGCTTTTGGTGCTTGCCCAAGAGGCACGACAGCGCTGTCGGCATATTGTTTGAGCGCAACGCAGGAACGATCCGAACGGGGACGTGAGGATTGGCGTCTAGGTACTGGTCGATCGATGCCGCCGAGCATCGACCGACGACGAGGTCGGTGAGCCGGTGCATCGGAGGCCGGTCGCTCCATAGATCACGACGTCGACACACAGTATCGGCGGTAAACCGACGGGACACAACATACCGCACGAGGTCGGCATGCCCAGCGGCAATCATCACCGCGGCAGCGTCGATCTCAGAGGTTTCGGGCACTCCGAGACAAAGCGCGAGAACCGCCAAAGGGTCCGTCTCTTTGCGCATGCACACCCGCTCGACCATGGACGACGCGGGTACGTAGATGCCTCGCAAAGCGCGTCCGACCTCCTCAACAGCCCATTTGTTGGCCGAATACAAGCCGAGCGCCTTGTGGATGTCGTCCAAGACATGGGGCGATTCGTCGCGGACGGCATCGCACAGTGTGCGCCAAAGGCGGCGCGCGGGACGCGCGCAAAAGCGCCAGCGCCAGCCGAGGTGGGCGAGTATTGCCCACACGAGTTCGCTGGGCAGGTCGTCGATTGTTGCGGGAGACGGCGGTTGACAGACAAGGGCCATGGGCTCAATCTACCTCATGCAACAAGGAAATAGATTGTGGCGAGTCGAGCGAATACGTCGAATGCTACGCAGCACTGCAGCGTTGCAATGATGTGCTGGTGCGATCGGCTTGGTCACTTTTGGAAGAAAAAAAAGCAAGAAACCACGCTGCCGGCACGGTGCATTTGAGAAGGAGCGTCGTGTGTCGTGATTGCTGCGCGACCGCCCGTTTACGCAACAAGGTCCTCTCTTTTTATTGTGCGGCGTGGTGCACACGCGGCCAAATTGTAACCAATACCCATGCGGTGGCGTCGGGAGAACCAAGAAAAGAAAAAGGCTGCGTGAGCCGTTTCCAGGGCACGCACAGAACCGCGCATACCACGCAACAACAAAGAGTCGCGTGGTGCCGCGTGGTCTTTCGACGCAAGGTGCGCACTGTGATCCGCCCGCGCGTGCCTCCTCTCTTTTTGTGGCGGCACACCACCACGCACCGTCCAAAAAGGCAGCCGTGCTTGATAAAGGAGTTTCGGTTAGGGAAAATGGACGCGCTGCCGCCTGAAATCCTCGACATGATCATCGCGGCCGTCGACATTGGCGACGTCGACACGCTCCGCGCCATCTGTTCAACCAACAGGGCCCTGTACGGCCTTTGCCGCGCGCTCCTCATCGACTGGAGGGTGCGCTACCCCGACATCATCCGTCTCGTTCCCGACAAAGTCGCCGACACCACCAGGCTCATGGCGCCGCTCGACGTCGCACGGTTCGTGCGCGCCGCAGGCTTCTTCAAGAAAAAGTGCGCGCTCTATGCCCTGCGCCTTATCATATTGAATCAGGCAACCGAACTCGCAGGCCGCAACGAGCGGTATGCTGCCCAGAAATCGCCAGACGATACTGAGCCGATGCAAGGCCCGCGGCCGTCTCTTGTTGCACTTGCCGGTGGGGTTCCTCGTCCGTATAGTCAGACTACCGTGTCGGACCTGGAGACCTGGTTCAGGACCGCACCACCAGCACTCGGATTCTATGGATTCTCGCCGCAGGGCGACCGATACGCGCCGTGGCCCGTGCCGGAATCCCCGCCGACGTACGTGATCGGGCCGCTAGGGCCGAATGCGTCGGTTGTCGACAGTCCACCGAAACTCGTTTATGCCATGCACTACAGGACGGACTGGGGACCTCTCACGCGCCCAGTCGGCGAATATGTGGATGCCGCCAAGAATCCGGACATGATTGATCTGTATAAAAATCAGATCAACGACGCACTTACCAAGGCCATTATGCCTCCCCACAGTGCGCTGGACGCCGTGACGCGCATCTTGCGTGCCCTCCTGGCGCGAACCGAACCAGATCCAAACGATTATACCCTTGCCATGCCGGCTTCGGATACTTTGACAAACACTTACAATTCATGGAAGGCACGGGCGTCGCCGCCCGGTGAGGTTCCATTCATAGACCGCATGGCCTTGGACCGCACGAGGTGTGGCGAAATCGACCTGTGGGCCGCCTACCCCGAAACCGAAATCTACATCGTCACGACGGCCGACATGCCGGCACCCGGACTTCGCGGCAACTATACCGTGATTGCCGTCTCATTGCCCTTGGACTAGCGTCGCTGTTGTGGGCATGGTGCCGATGACGCACCCCTTCTTTTCAAACGGGAAAAAATAAAGCAACCCCAGCACCCAAAAAGGTATTTGTTTCTGTGGTGCACACACATGGCGCTGCTGGGCACAGTCGACACAAAGCCACGCGCCCTGCTGGCGCGTGCCACCGTGCTCCTTTCTAAGCACACAAGCAAGAGGCGCGCACAATGCCTGTGCCCACCGCGTCTTTAAAAGAACGGCACGATGGCGTCCCGGTCTTTTGTCGTCTGTTTCTAGGGCGCGCCCAGAAATCCGGCACCAATCCCACCATCGGCGTTTTTCTGCTTTCGGCCGACCTGGGACGTCCACGACGCACACTTTTTTTCTTGTTGCAAGGCTTTATTTGAAAAATGAATCTGCTGCCGCTGATGGCGATGCGCGCGCCAAAAACGCACACATTTTCTCTTTTTTTTCCTAAAACAACTGGGCAAATAAGACACACGCAAGGATTCTCGTCCTTGTGCCTCGTGAGGATGGGTTTTATTGATACGGCGCACTAGAGCAACGGCGCTGATGGAACAGCGAATGGGCATCGAGACGACAGGTTGTGGTGGCACTAACCGCAGTAACTAGACGGGAAAAAAAGATGCCACGAGGAGCGCATTAAGTTCGTGCGCCCGCCGAGGTGCTCGGCGCGGTTACCGCAGGCGCAGGCATTTGGCGCCGGCACTGCAAGCGGAATGAAGAGATTTTGCAGTAATAGATTCTGAAGGGACAAAATACAAGGGACCATGCAACACATTTTTCTTTCGGTTGCATTATTAATCTATTTCATTATCTTCATCTGTCGGTTTCCGTTTCCTCTTCTTCCTCTTCTTCTTCGTTTTCTTATTCTTCGTTTTCTTCTTTTTCTTTCCGCAAGCCCTCGTCCTCTGGGACGTGGTCGGCATCATGTGGACGCGCCAACTATTCAATGTTGCCGCCTTTGCCGAGGGCACCGAGGTGATTGAATTCCTTTGGGTCCATCGGCGAGCCCTGCGCGCGCACATTCCTGCGGCGCTCTTTGACACGACCAAGGTGATGCGCCGCGCCGCAGAGAGCGGTTCGATCATTCTGGTGACCCTATGGGACCGGCTCTTTGGCGTATGCTTGGACTCGACCGACTTGGCTGGAGCGGCTTCCGGCGGCCACGTTGCCCTTGTCGATTTCCTCCTGGGCGAACGAGTCGTGCCATTGGCCGACGCCCTGGAGGCGGCCGCGTTCAAGGGCAGTGAATCGATGGTGCGCTCCTTTCTGGCCACGGGTGCTCCGGTAACCGACCACGCCGTTTATGGTGCAGTCCGCGCGGGCTGCGTCGACCTTGTGCGCCTGCTCGTAGAGCACGGCAACGCACGCGGCAACTGGTTTGCGGTCGAAGAGGCCGTCGACGCCGGACGCGTCGATATCCTGACCGCGCTATGCGTCGAGGGACATTTGCGACCCTGCTGGTATTCCATGCCCGTGGCGGCGCGCCGCGGCAGTCTTGCCGCCATGCGTGTTCTCCATCGCGCGCTGTATCCTGCAGCCGCCGAGGCATCTGTGGTGGGGGACTATGCCGATGCTCTCGACTATGCCATCGCCCACAGACTGGTCAGTTTGAAGTCTGTCTTTTGGAGTGCCATGCGAGACGGCGACATAGACTGTGTGCAGCACATGCTGGCGACGTGGAAACGACGCGGCAAAGTAACGCCCGTCTTGTGCGACGATTCGATCGGCGAGCAGGGCCGTCTCGACATCCTGCAGTGCGTATATGACTGTGGTCGCCCCATTGACTGGACCAACTCGGACGTATCCAGTTATGCCACGATCTACGGCCACCTCCCGATGGTGCAATGGATGCACCAAAGAAACATTCTAGAGACTGGCTACTGGTCGTCTACCATAGCGATGGGGGTCGCTGCGTCGAATGGGAACCGTCGCGTCATCGAGTGGCTATGCGAGCACGGATTCCGTGCCGAATCGATGAACGCGCCGTCTTGCACCCTGTGCGCGGACCACCCAGCCGAGGATCATCGCGCCGCCGAGCAATTTCTGCGCGCACAACTATCTCTGTGATCGCCCAAACAAGGCACCATGCCCTTTTCTCATCTTTTCCATTTTTTTCCCGGCGCCCTGACAAGAGTCGGGTGGCCCTCTGCGCAGCGAAAAGGGAGGGACGCTTTCCCTGTTTTTACGATCGGGCGCCCGCCACTATCCGACAGGCTACTTTTCATCGGCCCACGCAAAAGTGCCCCTCATCGCGCTGGATTTTTACGCCGCAACCGAAAAGCGCGGGCGCAGCCAATTGCCAACGGCATCCGCGCACCTGGCGCAAAGCGATCAAAAGCACATTGAAAAAGAAAAAGAGTGGTCGGCGCGGTCGTCGCTATAGCAGGACAAAGAGCCGAAAGCGGAAAACCCGACTGGGTTGCCGCTGTGCCACACAAAAAAAGGATGAGGGGGTCGCCCCTGGTCTCACGGACGCGCACGGGGGACTCGTCAATACTTTTTGCATCTGCCTAGGGGCACTGCCGACATGAACGGCACCAAAGACGACAGTCTGCCTGCCATACCCGACCTGCCCGTCGAGATTCTTGTTCACATCGTATCGTTTCTGCGCTGCCCTCGCCATGTGGTCGCGTGCGCCCAAGCGTCGCCTCTCTTGTCATCGGGACCGACACCCCAATTGATTGAAAAGTGGTTGCGGAGCGGACGGTTTTGGGGTGTCGTCGCTTGCGGTGCGCCTCTCGACGTGGTCGCCCACCTACACCACGTCTGGGTTGCACAGACAACGTGGGACATACCGCCGACGTGGGACAATGTGCACGAGGCCGCCAGGGGTGGCCGGCTCGACGTTGTGCGCTTTTTGTTTGGCCACGCAGAGCCGCGGCGTGGCATCTGGGGCGGCGAGTACAAGTCAATGAAAAAGGCGGTACAGTGCGCTCTCGACTCCGACAATGCCGATCTCTTGATGTGGCTGCTCGCCAACTGCCCATTCGATCGGTTCGGACGCGCTGCGGTGAGCATGGACCGCATGGCAATGAGGGCTGCCTGTAGGGGCAGAATGCGCATCATCGAGCGCCTCCACGAGGAAAAGACCCGCAGAGCACGCGGCAGGCGCTGCGGTTGTGCCCGCTCGCTCGGGCTGGCTGCCGTACGCCACGGGCACGTCGACATTCTCTGCACCCTGTCGACCATGGGCTGCACCGCTGTGCCGACACCCAGCAGGCGCACAATCGAGGAGGCTCTCGATAGAGACCAGGCCCGCGTCATTGACTGGATCGGCAAGGTCAATCCGGCCGCGTTTTCCCGTGTTTCCAATGCATCGATGGTCAAGGCCGCTTGTGTGGATCGTCATCATGCGCTCGATCGGATGCGCTTTTGGATCACCTCGTGCGCGGTCGAGGTGCTCGTCGCGGCGAGTAAGGCCGGCATGGTTGAGTTCCTGTCGTGGGCCGTCGGCGACGGTAGCAACGGCGCCAGCCAAAGACAGGATAAAAGAGACCCGATTCCTTCGTGGGATGGTCAGGCCATCGCCTACGCTGCCGCCTTGTCTGGGTGCAGCAAAGTCATCCGGTGGATGCTTCAACATCCCGTGGCACGTAACGGGATCACGGTCGGAGTGGCGCGGTGCGCCCTCGTAGCCAACCACATCAACGCGGCCGTGGTTATTCACGACGCTGGTGCAGCGCTCTTTAATGAGTATGATGCGCTCACTCTTGCTGTACGTCACGGCGGCCTTGCGTCTGTGCGGGCGGTGGCCGACCGCGGCGGCATATGCGACGTAGAGACCATAGTCAGCGCTCTTGATTCGGCCACCGAAAAGATCGTCATGCTTTGTGCGCGCTACGGGACAGATCTCGTGCAACCTGCACTGGATCGCGTGGCCGGCCGGCAGAGCCGCACAGAGCCGCTGATCTGGTTGCGCAATCACGTGCCTGGAATCTGCCTTGCCGAAAGACATTCCTACTTGACATCGAAGGCGACCTCGTCGGTGCCGGTCCCTCGATGCCGCTGCCGCTGTTGCTGTGAAAAAGGCTAATTAGCGCTACCGTTTTTGGGCAACGGCATTTTTCTAGATTTTTTCTGATTCTCCGCGCATAGTGCCAATTTAAATTTTTTCCTATCCCCCTTCTGTGCCCGGCAGTGGACAGAATTCTGACGTAAAAAAGTCGCAATCACGCCATGCGAGTGCGGTCCGGTAGACTCGCGGTAATGGCGCGCGCTTTGTGCAACGACGCAACGACACCGCCGGCGCCGACGATCGCATCCGCTAGGCACCTTTTCCCTAGGATTCCCAATTTCTTTTTTAAATGTATTGCGCTTAGAGAAGCAACGGCGAATCAAGGAGGTCACGGCCCGATGGTCTCGACGACGGCGAGACAGCGGTCTCGTCCCGGACGATGCGCGGCCATGTGCGAGACAAAGCGCCATCGGAAATTTGTGATGTCTCGGTGGCACTGCACACAAAGTCAAAACAAAAAGCCGGCGAGACGGTCATGTTGCTTCCTTGGCTGCGACCGGGGCACAAAGGTCACCGTGGGCGTGCGGCGTGAGCAGTGCTTGCGGATCGGTTGGCCGTCGACTGATTCACACTAAATTCTCCAATCACAAATCATATAAATCAAAAAATAACTCTAAAATCCCGGATTTTAGTCGTCGGTTAACCGATTCACGAGCACCGGAGCGCGACAACAGCGCCCGCAAGGCCAGCGCACAAAAAACCCCCACAACTCTGGCAAAAAATATTAAAAAAAATGATTTGGTTTACATCAAAAGAAATGAGCACAAAGACATCAAAGGCCTTGCGCGGCTGACGCCGTACCGGCAGCACCCTCACAATTTCCTATCAAATAGAATCCAAAAAAAAAAACAAACAAAGGCGTGAGATTGAAAGAACGGACCGCCGGCCGCCACACAACAATGCAGCAGGTTGCTTTTGCCGTGTGTCGCCATTGTCGTCGCGCCCGTCGTTGATCGCAGACGGACCGCACAGGCGATCCCCCCGGTGAACTCGTGGCCCTTGTCTTTTCATTCATGTCCTGTGTCGCCACCAGGACACGCATGGCGCGCGTGTGCGTGCGATGGCGTCGCATCGCAAACGATCCACCGGCCATCGGCAGAGCCTTGTGCTCGCCCGTTGGTGCCCTCGGCGTTTTGGCTGCGTTGGCCGCTGCCGCCGGCCACTATGACTGCCTCGTCGACACTGAAAACCTCCAGCAACGACACCCCATCATTGGTCCCGTCAATGCTTGCATACTGGCGGCGGCGGTGCGATCTGGCAACGTGCAATGCATCAACCATGCACGCCGCCGGACCGACCAGAGCATCAAAGCCGCCTCGCGCGAGGCCGTACGGTCGGGCAAGGCCGACCTGGTAGAGATGTTTGACTGGCAACGTTATTGTTTTAATCCAATCAGGCTGGCCGCGGCCCATGGACACATTCACCTCATCGACTACTTTCGCCAGCGCGGCCTGCACGTCAGGTTCATCCTGCTCGGTGGCGCGATGAAAACCGGGCGTGTGGATGTACTACGGTGGGCCATGGCTGATGGCTGCGTGCCTGTTTCGTACTCGCACAAGATGGCTGCAATGAGCGGGCACGTTGAATGCGTGCGCTTTCTGGACGAATGCGGATGCCCACGCCGCACCGATTCGGTATCGGCAGCCGCCTTTCGAGGCCACCTCGACATTATCCGCTATATGGACCATCACGGCTATGACAAACAAGCAGCCAGCCTTCAGTCGGCCATACAGGGAGGCCACGTCGAGGTGGTCGACTACATGTGCCATCATGGTTGGCCGTGGGGCGAGCGTGCCTGCGAGGGCGCGGCAGCAAGCGGCAACATCGACATGCTCGCCTATGTCCGTACGCATGGACAGCCGTGGACACCCGAGACATGTGCCGCGGCTGCCGGCAATGGCCATCTCGATCTTTTGATCTATGCGCGATCGGCCGGGTGTCCGTGGAACGAACGCACTTGCGAGGCGGCCGCTGCTGCCGGTCGCCTCGATATACTCGCGTACGCCCACGCGCACGGGTGTGCATGGGACCAACGGACGACTCGCGCTACGATCAGGTTTGGCCGGTTGGCGTGCCTCGTGTTTGCCCACGAACACGGCTGTCCGACCCGTGCCGACGCCCTTGCCGAGCACGCCAAGAGACTGGTCGACCATGCATGCTTTTGCTATGCTTATGACCGTATCTATCCGGCCGAAAGTGAAATGTCCAGTAGTCACGCTTACTTGGCGTCGATGATCAGTGGCGAGGGTGTTTCTTTGGCCCGGCGGCATTCTGTGGACGCTTGCCTTTTCTCCCCAAAGGCAACTGTTGCCGTTGACAACCAGGCCTGAGACGATCGAGCGGGCTCGGCTGGCCAGTGGCACAAGAGAAAAAAAAGAGAGAGTCGTACGCCGCGTCCGGTGTGTGGCCCATGCGGATGGGGGCAATCGTTGGCGGTCACGGTTCAGGCGCCAGCGCGCGTCTGTTTTTTTGCGCAAAGAAATTGCCACAACATTTTTTCAAAAAAAAAAAGAACAGAGATTCCGGTTTGCGCGTGTGTGCTGCGTATTCGGGGGCCACACCGAGAGCGCGCCTGCCTTTGTTTTTTTTTCCAAATAGTTGGAACCCGCGGTGATGCTTGGTTTGCGCGAGCGGCCACATCCCAGAAAATGTGGAGCGCATCAATTTTTGTCCCATGCAAAACATTTTTTGGCCTTGTCAGTGTCGCGGGCCACAACAACGGGCTCGCGGCCCGACCTGTGAGTTACTTTGGTGCATGGGCTGGCCACGCGCAGGCCTGCGCGACCGCGCAAGTCATAAGAGACGACCAATCAAACATTGATGCACACGATCGCGCTCTCGTCTTGGGTGCGGCGACTGGCCGGTGGGCGCCCACGTGTTTCCCTGTTAGTCGCTGCCTGGCAGAGGGCGACACAAAGAACACAAAAAAACATTTCGTGCCAGGCCAGGTTTGCCTTTTTCTCTCTTTTTTTTTCGTTGTGGCGTCTGTGCGCGAGCGTCTGGTGGCCGCAACTGGACCAGACAAGAAAAAAATGGATGACGACGCCATCAACACCATTCTCTATGACGACCTCTTGTATCGGATCCTTGTCGTCGACTTGGGCGCTGCCGTGGCGCCCATTGTGGCCCGCGTGTGCAAGCGATGGCGTGCTATCGTCGCGGCCGCCTCCGACCGATGGCGCGACCACTTTATCGAAGAGACGGCCTCTAGCGTCATCGCCACGGGCGTCTCTTCGGCACGCCTGTTGGTCGGCTGGGCGGCGCGCACCCGTTGCCTCGCCACACGGACCAGCGCATGCTTTATGCACGTGAGCCACCTCATCACGGCCGTCGCCCAAGGCCATGCAACATTGGCCGCATGGATACGCCAACAACAGCAGCCGTGGGTCGATTGCGACCCCGCAGGCGAGGACGACGCACTATATGAGTTTGTTACGGCGTGCTGTTTCTGTCCGCGTTGCGGCCGCGGTCGCGAGGCTGACGTGTGGCCGTGGGCGTGCGCCGCGCAAGCGGGCAATGGCCACATCATTGCCTCGGACCTTTGTGCCTTGGTTGCCGCCCGCGGTCCGATCACGCACCGCCAACGGCTTTGCTGGTCAAAGGCATTGCAGCCTATTCTGCCGCTTTTGGCGCGAACCGCCAGCATCGATCTTGTATCTCATTGGATCGATCAGGGCCTGTTGGGACAGTCGTGGGAGAGTCGCCAGGCGATCTGGAGGGCCGCGGCAGCCACAGGACGGCTGGATCTTTTGCAATGGGGCCATGCCAGCGGCTATGCCACCGGCGGCTATGCCAAGGTGGCGCCACACGGCCTTCATCACCCCACGGGCAAGCAAATGACACAATTGTCCAAAAAGGCTGCACGGGCCGCGGCGCTCCATCGAAATGGTCCAGTGACCCCAGGGGGCGCCGTTTTCGCGCAGCCACTTGAGCATGTCGAGGCGACCTGTCGACGCCGCCGCGCCGCACGCCCGCGCGTCCGTCGGGCATCCGTTGGCGTGCAACCATTCGAGCACATGCAGGTGCCCGGCGTCTACCGCGCGCGCCCACGTAAACGGCCCCCACGGGCACCCATTGGCGCGCACCCATTCGAGCATGGCAACGTCGCCCCGCCGCGCTGCACAATGACACGTGTACTGGTCCCACGGACATCCATGCGCACGTATCCACTTGATGATATCTAGGCGGCCCGCAGAGGCCGCACCGGCGCATGTCCCAGTGCCCCACGGGTAGCCGTGGATGTGTGCCCATTCGAGAATATGCACATGGCCTCGCTGGGCGGCAGCGCGGCATACGCCGCCGTTCCACTGGAATCCATTGTTGACTAGCCACTGGAGCACATCGAGGTGACCGTTGCCAGCCGCGTGAGAGCATACCCAGCGACTCCAGGGTCCGCCGCGTTCCTTGATCCATGCGAGTACGTCTAGGTGGCCCCATTCGACTGCCGCGTCAGAGACTTGTGTGGTGAGTTCCAGGCCATTGTCGACGGCCCACGCCAAAACGTCGAGGCGGCCGGCCTTGGCGGCGCTCACACACGTCATCTGATCCCATGGACATTCGACCGACCGAAGCCATTTGAGCACTTCCAGATGCCCTTTTCTAGCGGCCGCCAAGCATGCGTCCTCTGCCAGCGGTGCACCTATTTCGTGCAGCCATTGGAGCACACCGAGGTGACCCCCCGCAGCGGCCGGCACGCTTACGGATGCGTGCCACGGGCATCTGATCGAGCGCGCCCATTTCAATACGTGAAGGTGCCCAGCGCGCGCGGCCTCGACGCACATTCTCCTGTCCCACGGGCACCCGTTGGCGCGCAACCACTTGAGCACGTCGAGATGGCCCCTAGAAGCAGCCTTGGCACATGCCGTCGCATTCCACGGGCATCCATTGGCCCGAGCCCATTGAATCAGGCTTAGCCGGCCTCGCTTGGCCAGACCGTTTAGGTGGCGCGAGGGGGGCAAGCTGCGCCGATGCGCCGCGCACGCCCTCCAGCGTCGGTTGACCCACTGGGACGTCATGGCGTCGGTCTTGTCCAGGTGCTCTAAAACGGTCACCACGATCTCGTCAGGTACCGGCAAGTCGCTGGAATCGTTTCCATCAACATCTTGCTCAGCACAGCCTGCCGTAGCATCATCTAAAGCGCCAGCATCAATTAGCATAGCATCACCGTCCATTGCGGGTGGCCTTTTTTCCTCGGTCGCAGAAAAAACCAAAGAGGGCGACACAGGGCTTCATATCTTTTTTTTTCTCTGGCGAGCGCGCGCGAAGCACAATGTTTCTGGCCAATCGCCTATTGTGTTTCCTCTCTCTCTTTTTCGCCAAGGCAGTGCGGGTTTGAATGAATGGGAGAAAACAAAGGATGCGTGGCCGGGTATTTTTTTCGGTGGCAATGGAAGAGTGGCCATGCTAATTGTCCCACGCTGAGATCTGTGTCTCCTGGCACGCCAACAAAAAATGCGCCGTTTTTTTGCTTCCGCGCGCCTCTCGTTGGTTTTGTCGTTGTTGCCCACTGTTGGCTGCGACAACTCGCAACGGACGAAACGGAGACATTGACCAACCCGACTTTTATGTTCCTCAGCGGGAGCCCAACACGAGAGAGGGGGACAGGCAGACTTGGACGTCCTCCACAAAGAGCGCAGGACAGCCCCTGCTTGACCCCACCAAGAAAGAGCCTCCCCTCTTTTTGCTCTGACTTTTTTGTGCTGTTTTCCTTTTTTTTTTTAAAATCTACTGCGAAGAAAAAGTCTCGGACAAAAGATCACAATCGTGTGGGCCGTAGCCGGTTGATTCCTGGCTGTCTTTTTTTTGGCAACATGACAACCTCTTCTTCCTTTTGGGGCTCAAGTCGCGGTGGGCGAAAAAAGCCCAGGTGCGGACGAGACAAGAAAAGCCGTATTTTCTTTTTGTTTTGTTTGTGTTTTTAAAAAAAATAAAGAAAAGGCTCTCCTCATCCAGAGTCTCAAGCCGATGGCCACCTTGGCGCATGTGACACACTTTTTCCTTGCTCCTTTCCAAACCAATAGATGTCCAAATCTTCAAAGGCCTCTTGGCGGTCTCCCTCGGCCCACGGGCAGTCGTGCTCTCTGACCCAAGCGATCACCTCCTCGTTGCCGCCGCGCAACGCAGCCGCGCAAGTCATCGTGTCCCATGCGCACCCATTGGCGCGCAGCCACTGGAGCACGTCGAGCCGACCGGCCAGCGCCGCTGCAGAGCACGCGGTCGACATCCACGGGTAGTCGTTGGCGTGTGCCCACTGCACCCTTTCTAGTGGGGCCGCGTAGGCGAGCGCGTCCATGGCGTCCTCGTCGCCAGTGATGCCTCGTTGGGCAAGCCAATCGAGTGTCGTGTAGTGCCCAGCCCTGGCTGCCTTGGCGCATGCCCGGTAAGTCGCTCGGTAGCCCTGCTCCATAAGCCACGCGAGTACATGGATGTGTCCGTTGGCGGCGGCCTTGTCACAGGCGTCCCCAGGCATGGAGCACTTTTGCGAGCGCGCCCATTTGAGCACCGCCAAATGGCCGCCTCGTATGGCTGCCTCACATGTCGTGTAGTTCCACGGGCACCCGTGAGCGCGCAGCGTCTGCAACACGCCGAGGTGACCCCCGCCGGCGGCATTGGCACATGCGCGCACGCTCATTGGACAGTTGCCGAGAATCAATAGGGCGACAATGCCCTCTTTGCCCCGCGCGGCAGCAGCCTCTAGAGCGCGCGCGTCTTTGGGACATTTCTTGCGCAAAAGCCACGCGACGGTCTTGGTGGCCCGTTTGGGCGCTGCGGCCGCAGCCACCATGGTGTAGGGACCCCACGGGCATTTGTTTTCGCGCAGCCATTCAAGCACGTGGACGTGTCCAGCGCGGGCCGCCTGTTCGCACGCCCTGCGGCCCCACGGGCACCCGTTGGCGCGTGCCCATTGCAGGACCTTGATGTGGCCTCTCGCCGCTAGGTCGCTCGCGTATCGCATCACAGCGGCAGCATTGGCAGGGCGTGAACACGCCGCCCACCGACGACAGACCCACGCCGCTGCAATGGCATCTGTATCGTCCAGGCGATCGAGAATGCAGGTGAGAATCTCATCGGGTAACGGCAGGTCCTCATGCACGAGGCGAGCATTTGCTTCGGCCGACCCGCATGTGCGGCATCTGACCACGTCTATGTTTGTCTCGTGCGCCATAGCCTTGCGGATCGCGTGGCGTGTTTATTGCATTATGCTCTCTCTCCCTTTTCCTTGTCCTCCTCTTTTTTTCCTCGTGTCTCGCGTGTGTCGTCTTTGCTGTCGTGCGCTTTTCCCTTTTTTTTGATACCCTCGCGGGCCGCTCTCCCTTTTCTTTTTTGGCAGGCGTTCTTCTCATGTCCTCTTTTTTCCCCTTGTTTTACTGCCACCCCATGGAGGATGGTCACGGGCCTTGTGGCGCAATGCAATTGGCCACACCACCCCCTTTTTTTGGGTCTTGTGGCGACAAAACAAGAAAGAAAGAGATGGCACAGTGCCCGAACTCTCAAAGGGACAAGAGAAAGACCAGCGAGCCAAAGAGACGTCCCAAAAGTGTCTGCGCCTATTGTTTTGTCCCGAGTATTGCACACACCGCGAGGAGCGGGGCGCGTCCGGTGTCAGCACTTACCAAGCAGACAAGACGATGGCTGTACACTTTTGAGGTGCTCTATTGACTTCTTTTTTTAATGACTTTTTTCTTTTGCCCCGACCGAGAGCCCGACGACTGCAACACTTTTTGGAATGGAATATTGACTTTTTTGACGACTTTATTTTGCTCCTCGAGAGAGTCCCGTGGGGTGGGTGGGGGGACGTTGGAGAGGGTCTAGGCATTGGCCTTGGTCCAGTAGAGGGTCGCGTCGTTGTTGAGGTAGATGACGCCGGCGACGGTGGTGCCCATGTAGGTGCCGTGGGCGCTCTTGAGGGTCCACTGGTTGCCGGCGTTGATGATGACATCCCACTGCTCCCATGGACCGACCGACGTGGCCTCGGCCCTCACCCACCCGCCCGGATTGGCCGTGAGGTACCGGTTGTTGAACCCCTTGAAGGTGTACTTGCCACTGGACAACCGAGCGACGGTCCACTTTTCCTTGTACGAGGCGCCATACCACAGGGATTTGACGCTGCCGTCCTCCTGCGGCGTCAGCTGCTTGCCGCTGATGGGCGACACCAGCGTGATCAACTGCGAGAGGGGCTGCGGCGTTCCAGAGGGTGTGACCGACGGTGTGGGCGAACGGGTCGGGGTCGACGACGGGGTCCTCGACGGCGTGGGCGAGTTGGACGGGGTGGGCGCGACAGGGTGGTTGTACTCGATGAGGATGCCACCGTCGGCGCCCGGACCATTGATGCCGTTGGCGCCGCCAGGCGGGCACACGGTGCCCGAACCACCGCCCGAGCCGCTGTTGGCCGGCGGATACTGACGCGCGCTGTACCTGTAGCCGTAGCCGCCCTCGCCGTTGAACCCGGCAGCGCCGCCCCATGAAAAGCACGGCATGTAGACGCCGCTCAGGGTACCGCGACCCCCGCCCCAACTGCGTCCGGGCGATGTCCACCCGGCACCGTTGATGTAGGGCTGGGCGGCGTCGCCGTTGACCCTTCCATATCCCGAGCCGGCGCTGCCCGCCTTGACATCGCCCACTATGGCGCCCTCGGATGGCGCTCCGAGCGCGTCATCATCAGCGGCACCCGGCGGATTGCCGCCGCCAGGTGTCGGACCCGACGCCGAGGACGCCTGGCCGCCGCCGCCACCGCCGCGGCAGCTGTCCCACGCCTGGTAGACCGAACGCGCACCGCCGCCGCCATAGGCCGTTGCACGGAACAACTCGACGCCATCGGGCGAGAGCGCGACAACAGAGGTCTCGCCGCCGTCGCCGCCGATGCCGCCTGCATAATTGTCGTCGGACAGGGGCACGCCGCCCTTGCCGACGCTGAGCACCCATTGGACGTCGCTCGGGAGGACGGACCATTGGGCGTCGCCCACGGTGCGATTGAGAATGGCCGAACCGCTGCCGCCACCGGCGCCGCAGTTGAACGAAGACGAACCGGCGCCGCCGCCGCCCCACAACGTCACCGACACGTCGGTGGCGCCCACCGGCGCCGTCCAGTTGGTCGACGCGCCGACAAACACCGTATAACGGTAGGCGTCTGCCGTGACGGCGCTGATGGCGAGCAAGGAGGCCACGAGGGCCAACATCGCAGCACCGAGGCGCCCCATTGTAGGCGCTCTCTGTGCGTGGATTCGAGCACGCATACCCATCTGGACTTTTCGCTTTTTTTCCTTCCTCACGCCGGTTATTTCTTTACTATTTTTTTTTCTTGTACGGATAGGAGATTATTGTTCTCCCGGTGATTTACCAGGGGCATGAGGGTATTCTTGTCCTGGCGCTCTATTTTTGGGCAGCGGCATGTCGTCCGCGAGCGCAGGCGGGTTTGCCGGTCTGTCCGCCTGTCTGTGCGCGCTACACCGAAACCTCTCGAAAGCGCATCGCCGGCTGCGCGTCTTTTGCGTGCGACCGAGGCCGTCGGTTGACCAAAGGGGCAAAAAAGAAAAGAGGAGGAGCGTGTGGCATGGGTCTCGGCAAGAGAGGAGCGACCAAGGGCGTACGCAAATCGGACGCCGTAAAATAAAAAAATGTGCTGTAACAGGAATGGAAAAAAGAGAAAATGCCTTGGAAAGCATCAAACGGGAAGTATAGACGAATCAAAAAAACGCAACTTACTGCGCCATCTTTTTTTTGTGTGGCCACATTTTTGTTTGGCGATGCCATGCGTCGTAGCGAATGTTATTGGCGGTCGCGTGTTTTCGTGCGTGCGCCCGCGCCCACACACAGCGATCGTCTGCGCCCTTTCGCCCCCTCTTTTTTGGCACATTACCTGGCGTCTGCCATTCGTTTCCTCTTCTTTCTTTTCCCTCTTTTTTCTAAAAGGAGGCTCTCGGGCATGGCAGCAAATACACCCGTAGCGTCGGCAACGATGATCGACGCGCTGCCCGACGATGTGCTCTACTCGATCGTCGACGCCTACGTCGATGACCGCTCGCTGGGGGCGTGCCTCTTGGCCTGGCGACGCTTTCACGTCCTCGGCCCCGATCGCCTTTTGCAGCGTCGATATCGCCTGGCGACGCCGGGCGCGCTCTGTGCCGCGGGTGACATTGAAGGTATGAATCATTACCTTCATCGACACCATTGCGGCGCTGTGGAGCATCCCGGTGCCTGTGTCTGCACGGTGGACCGGTCGCGCATCGTCGCCTACGTCCAGACCGCGCAAGTCGCAGGCCGCGCGCGCATGGTGATGCACCTGATGCGCGCCGTGGAGCCCATCGAACGCTTTTCGCTGCATCAGTGGTCCGCGCTGGCGTTTACCGCTGCGTTGCGCGGTCGTGACGATCCCGATCTCGTGTGGCTATGTCGTCCCGAGCACCGGCCGACCGAGGAATGGGACGACATAACGGTCATACACATGTGCACGCGAGCGATTCAGTCAAAGCACTCTGCAGACGCCGTCGTGGGCGCTCTCGACGCTCTGGAGGCACTCGGCGGCTTTCCAGTGGCTGTATCTCGCAACGTGTGGTTCAGGCTGGCCGCAGTGCCTCCAACACCACCGGCCAGCATTAGCGACCTGGTCAGAGCGGTCGGCGCAGCGGTAGGAGGAGGTGTAACCACCGCCATCGCAACCGCCGTGCGCGCGTCGATTATCAGCGGTGACTGGCGAATGCTAAGAGATCTCTTGGGCGACAAGCGGCTGGCTGGGGTGTTTCTCGCGCAAGGCGAGCGGGAGATCGGCGTCTATACCACACAGAGCGCTGACGATGCACTTTGGTTTCACGAGCACGTGCACCAACATCAAGTGGCGAAATCGCGCTCGCGTGGGCTGGTCTGTCTTGCTCGGGCCGTCGCCTCTGATAATCGCACCGATTTGTTCGGGACTGTCGAGGCGCACGTTGCCGCGATGTGGCCGGAGCATCCCGCACGGATGCAGACAACGATATGGGGTTCGGCCTACGCCGATGCGTGCATGGCCGGCCATGTGGCGTCGATTGGCTGGACCCTCGGACACCAAGTCGAATACGTCAAGGAGCACGACCTGTTTAAACGCTATGCGTATGATGATCCGTATGGCATCCCCGAGTATTATCGATGGCGGCGTCCGGCGGTGTGTGGCGTGCGGTCTCCCCTGGTCGTCCACAGGGATCGTCGCGACCTCTTTGATTTGCTCTTGGATCGCCGACCTCGCCGCGGCATCCCCCAGCGCGACATTGATGCGCGCGTCGATCATATGGTCGACATTACGGTCGAGCACGCGCTCTCCCAGGGGGATCTCTCCACCGTGCGCCGTGTCCACCTCGTTGAGCCGCGCCTCACAGAGGCGACGATCAAGCGCGTGCGCGATCAGGACGTCGCTCCTTACAGATCCGTGTAGCGCGCACACTGTGCCAGGCAACGCGTGCCCCCGCTGCCCAAAGGCGCGCACCGGCGACGGCGACCTAAATGACCCCCTCTCTCTTATTTGATTGAAACAAAGAGGGTTCTCAAAAAAGGAGCACCTTCAAAGGAGGAAATGCAGACGCGAACCAGACTGTTTCCCCTTTTTTCTCTCGGCAAACACACAAAAGGCCAAGAGAGCACGCCACAATGGCGAGCGTCGTGTTCTTTTGTCTCTCATGTTTTTTCGGGCCTATGGGGCTCGCTCAGTTGGGTGATTTTGTTTTCTCGGTTCCCGGCGCGTCCACCTTGCGCTGTGTTTGTCCGTGCGTGCTGCCTGCGCTCGCCGGACGGAGAAACCACAGAGAGAGGATCAAAAAAAACCTCCAGGACAAATTGTGACAAAAAAGGGGATGGTGGCGCGCCGCGACCGCAAAGCGGCCTTTGTTTTCTCAGGATTCTGCTGGGTTTCGGGCGTGCCGCGCCCCGCTGTTGGGTCGCGATGCGAGCGCGCGCGATGGCGCGAACCCGGCGGCGCCGGTGGTCGTCGCTACACGGCCCGTGCCATACGGACTATGCTATTTTGGGGGGCGCCTCAAGGCAAAAGACGGCCCCAGACGTCCTCCGTCTAAAGCCTACTCCTTTTCTTCTTCTTTTTTCCCTCCTCTTTATCTATTTCTTTTTTTTTTAAATCGCTTTGGCATTGTCGACGATGACAAACAGACCGATTCTCGCGGCCGTCTATTTGGCCCTGCTGTGCTGCGCCGCCGCCGGCACCGCCGACGCGCATCGCTACTCGGTGCTCATCGGCGCGTCGCAGTCGTCATGGTCGGTGCCGGCGGGCGCCACGGATGTCGTCGTGAGCCTGTGGGGCGGCGGCGGTGGCGCCGCGTCGACCGCGCAGTGCGGTGCCAGTGGAGGCAGCGGCGCCGCCATCATCGGTCGCTCCGTGGGCGATTCCGCCTGGGGCGTCAATGTCTCCGACGCCCGGTGGACGTTCAGCATCGGGCCGGGCGGCACGCCGCTTACCGACTGGATGCAGACCACGGCGGGCAACGGCGGCGACACGTCGGTCGTGATCGCGTCGCCCAACGGCACGGAACTGTTCCGCGCCACTGCCTATGGCGGCGGCGGCGCGCGCATCCTCATCGGTGGCGGACGACGCGGCTGCCAGGGAGGCGGCGGCGGCGGTGCCGCGTCGGCGGCCAACGGTCCCACGCGCGGCGGCGGCACGCCCTCGGGCGCCGCCAACGACAATGTGCTCGCGGCGTCGGCCCAGGGCAGCATGATAGGCGACATCAAGGCGGGCGGTGCCGGCGCCGGCGCCGCCTTTGTCGACGGCGACGTCACCAAGCCTTTCGTCGCCGGCGCGTCGTGGACATCGCCCGGCCGGCAGTGGGACGGCGGCGACGGCAGTTACACGACGGCCTGCTACACGTGGGGCGGCGCCGCTGGTTTCAACGGTAAGGGAGGCAACGGACGCCTCGGCGGCGCCCTGGTGCCCCCGGCCAACAGCGGTTCGGGCGGCGGCTCGGCCTACGTGTGCCCGCCCAGCAAGTACAACGGCGACTCGGAGGGTGCCGCCGGCGGCGTGCTCGTCGACTACACGCACCCGTTCTCGCCCACCGTCGTCCTCAAGTCGTCGGTGTCGGGCAAGTACCTGACGGCGCACAGCTACAGCGGCGTGTCGGCCAACGCCGTCGCCGCCCAGGCCTGGGAGCGCTGGGTGGGCATCCGCTTTGACGACGGGCGCTACGCCTTCCGGTCGTGGCAGAACAAGTACCTCAAGGTCAACCCGACGGGCAGCGTCGAGGCCACGGCGGCCGTCGCCAGTGACTGGGAAAAATTCACCGTCACCTACCTGAGCGCGACCAACTGGCTGCTCAAGTCCTACCACGGCACCTACCTCGTGGCTGCCGCCGACGGGTTTGTCTATGCCGCCGCCGACACGGGTCCCTACTGGACCGTCACCGAGGTCTAGGCGCTCTGCTCTTGCGCGCACCCACGCACCGAGCGCGCGCCGCCTCTCTTCTCTCTTGTTTGCAACCCCTCCCCCCCCCGAAATAAAAACAAAACAACCAACGGCGTTTTTTTGCATGCATTTTCTTGCTCTCTCTTGGCGGCCGTCTTTTTTTGCGGGCGCGTGGGGTCGGTTTGGTCTCGCCTGCTCTTTTCTTCGCCAGGCCCGCGCCGTCTGTCCTTCTTTTTTCGCTTTCTTTGCGGTCAGAAATGTGTGTTTTCTTTTCGCTGGTGCGTCCACACCGCCGACAAAAGGCACCGCAGCGATCAGCCAAAAAAAGGAGAAGATCACACGCTTTGGCGAATCCGTTTGCCCTCTTTTGTTTGGCTGCGAAAGAGATATGGCGGCCTTTGGAAGAAGGGGAAAAAAGGGGCCATCCAAAGAGACGGCCAATACGCACAGACGCCAACTCTTCTTTTTGAGGATAGGTGCTGTTGCACTTTTTCAAAAAAAAAGGAAAAGGCTCCTGTGTGCATGGCAAGGCACCCACACACAGGAGAAAAGGCGCCGCCAAAGCGAGCGCCGCAGAGGGCCCAAAAAAGGGAGAACGGCCAGAGGCCGACAGGCCCCAACCTTGCGCAAAAAGACCTGACCCATTTTCTTTTCATTCCTCTTTTTCCTTTCTTGTTTTGATGTCACCCGAGCACAAAAAGGCACCGCAACAAAGGCGACGAGCAAACACGCAAACAAAGCACCGTTGTGTCCCGCCTCCCCAAGGCTGCGCCCATCACCCAAAAGAGTTTCGAAAAAAAAATAATCCAAAAAAAACAATAGCGGTGGTGTGCGCGCTTGTCCTTTTTTCCCCCTTACAGCAGCGGGCCTTAGCGGCTCAGCGCATTAATGAATATCCTCAACACGGGCATATACGTGGGGCTGAGCGCGATCGTGCTGTCAGAGCCCAGGGCCTTTGCCAATGCGGCAGCGAAATGCTCGACGGCGCGGATCGCATGCTGTGGCGGCGCACCGCCGTCGTCGGGCGCCGTTTCCGCGTGAGGCCACGTCGCCACGAGGTCGCGCATCCACGGCGAGCACCGCCAGAAGCCACGGTCGATGAGCGCCACGCAACACTCTATGTCGCTCGCTGAATGTCCCGCAGGGTCCAAAAGCCACCGGACGATTCCTTCGACGTCCCATGGGACACTGGCCGATGCGGCCCATTCGACCACGTGCCAGTGACCGCCGGCGGCCGCGGCAAAGTAAATGTCGCTCGTGGGTGCGCGGAGCGGCTTGGGGCCTTCCCCGTCGTCGGCTTTGGCGCCGCCAGCGGGTTCGCACAAGTACCGCAGTGTGTCGAGATGTCCGTGGCGAGCGGCTGCGGTCGCCGTCTTGCGCCCTGGGACATAGTCGGGCGCGCGCTCCTTGTTGCGCTCCACGAGCCAACGCACGGTAGACGTCTGCCCCTTGGTAACTGCCATCTCCATGGCTTGTGCGTCATGGACCAGGGTGGGTCGACGGGCGGCCAACCAATCGAGCGCAGCGGGTCGCCCATGGGCCGCAGCCGCCCAAAAGGGCGCTGTCAGATCAATGTCGTTGCCCTGCGCGTCTTGCAAATGGCCAGCGGCCTCTAGATGGTCGAGCAAGCCAATGTGGCCGCCGAACGACGCGCCGTGAACGGCATCGCCCCACATGGGCGGCTGTGGGCCGCGTCGCGCCGCCCATTCGACCACGTCGATCTTGCCCGAGCGGCCGGCCGACCACAGGGCGCCAACGGGTTGGCTGGGCCACGGCGCGCCCGCGCGGTCGACGAGCCAGTCCAGACGCGCTACTGACGCGCCAGAGGCGAGTGCAGCGCGCAACACCATGTCGCTGAGGGGCGGCACGCCCGGGCGTGCCACGAGCCATTTGATCGGACCTTGGCTTTTCGACGCTGCGCCCGCCACGTAGACCTCCATGTCGACAGGCCAACCGCGTTCAACGAGCCACACGAGGGTGGACGTACGCCCCGTCATGGCAGCCTCTGCGCACGCGGTCGCCGACCGAGGCCTGCCGATGGTATCAAACCACTCGAACAAACCAAGGGCGTCGGTATGCGCGGCGTAGGCTTCGAGTCGTTGCCAAGGTCCTGGCACGGACGCTTTGTCCTGGCTATCGGGTCGGCCTTGGCTGCCCTCGTTTTCCGCCCTCTCTTTGGCGTCGATGCTCTTGCCGATGCCCTCATTGACGGCGGCGACGTCCGATGACGGCGATGTTGCGCATGTGGCAATGTCGCGCCATAGGGCACACACGCGGCTGACAACAAGCCGCATCGGATCGGGCACGCTGCCGAGCAAGATCGCATGCAAGAGTTCGGCCGGGAGCGCGCTGTTGATGCTCGCCATACTAGGAAAAAGACGCCGCGTATCAAACAGCGATCAACCAAGAAAAAGAAAAAAAAGACAACAAACCAAGAGGGTTCCACCTCTTTTTTTTTGAACGGTCGTGAGAAATGGATCGGTTCGTTGTTGTCGATCTGTTTGTGTTTTTTTGTATTGCGATATTGTGTGTTTTGTTTCCTATGGCAAGGACTTGTACAATCATGGCTGGCAACGGCGTCGTTGTGCAGTTTTCATTGGCCATGGTGCCGTTTCCCCTCTTTGTAGTTTTCTTTTCGCCGCGTGGATCAAACAATGCGCCCCGCGGACCAAAGACATCCGCCGTCCTTTTGGTCTTTTCTTTTGTGTAGAAAAGAAAGACGGAACAAGGAAAGATCACGGCGACCGACCGACCAATGAATAAGCGCGTGCGCCTGTTTGTCCGTGCGCCTTCCTTTTTTCCCCTTTTGTGCGGGTGTGTCGGCCTCTCTGGTGCTCGTGACATTCACGCGACCAATCTTGCGTGTGCGCGTCCTATGGACCCTAGAGGAAAAGGCCTCTTTGGAGGGATATCCACCAAAGGCATCGGTATCCTGAAAGACACCGAAATCCCAAAAGATGTCCAATTTCGTTTGTTCAAACAGTTTTAGGCGATATGCGGCGCCGTGGGGCAGTAGTATGTCTGCTGCCGGCACTTTTTTGTGTCCACCCAAGCGGACCCAAACAGCGGCGCGCAGACATCTCCGGGGCGCCCTTTACAACTTTTTCTTCTTTAAAAAAATAATGCCCTTTTGGGAGAGGTTGGGGATCGTTGGATGGGGGCTACGGACGCGGCCCCGCGCGGTCTGGCGACTTGCCCTCGAGGTCAGAGATGACCAGTGCGGCTGCGATGGCGTCTGCCGACGGCGGTCTTGTATTAGATGTTGACGCGACGTGGATCTCGCGCACGGTCGTTTCGACAAGGCTGGCAGCGTCGCGCGTGTCGCCGGCCCAGCGCGCGCCCAGCGGCATGGGGCCGGCGCGGTGCCATCGCGGGTTGGCCACGTGTCGGGGCGTGCTGCAGCGTACACGCCACATAGTTTGGCCGTCGCGATCGCCCTCGCGCCTGCCTTTGGTTGTGCCCATGGCGCTCTGGCTAATGAGGGTCCATTCCTTGTCTTGGTCCGTCGCCATCTTATCCTGCACGCGCGCGCACGCGTGTTTGTTTCCTACTGGCCTCGCCCTTTGGCACCACCGCGCTCGGTGCTCTTTTCCCCTTTTGGGACGCTCCATACCGTCGCAGAGCGCGCACGCCCTTTTTCCCGTGCCTCTCCGACGCCAATAAAAAAATCGAAACCTGGCAGTGCGCCCGTAGAGATGGAAAAAAGTCTGGGCGCGCACGCGCAATACAGCAAAAATGTTTTTCGGAGCGTTTTTCACATCGACCAGTTGCTCTTTTCTTTGGGCCGTGACGCCCTTTCCTGAGAGACAAGAGGGAAAAGCCCCCGATCTTTTTTCGCGCTTTATGTGGCCTGGCTCTTTGTTTTCTTTTAAAAAGAAAAAAGGGACGGATCAACAAAGACAGAAAAAAGATCACAGCGACCTCGCTCGCCGCGTCAAACGGCAGAGGGCCGTGAGGCCGTCGGCATTCATGTCGGCAGCGTCATCGTCTCGCCACGTGGCATCGTGAATGCGCGCCCAGTCGTCGACGTCCAAATGGCGCGCTGGTCCGTCGACGACGATGGACACCAAGAGGGCGTCGCCCGCGATCACGTGTCCCGTGGTCTCGTTGAGTGGATGCGCGGCCGCCGACGCAAACAGGTTGTCCTCCTTGGCCTCGCGGTCCGGCGCGCGCGCCTCCTCGTCCACCCACACGTCGTAGCGGTAGACGCGATCACCGCCGACCACCGTGTCGAGCGTGTAGGCATAGGGCCACCGCCTAATGCAGCGACAGCCGAGGGCGCGCGCTATCCCGTCGCCGGTGTAGCGGTTGATCGTCACCACGGACGTTGTGCCGTCGGGACGCACCAAAAGGGCGCTCACATCGTGCGCATTGTCGCCGCGGTGCTGTTCGCCTTGCTGTTGTTGTTGTTGTTGTGGGGGTTGCGTCTCTGCAAAGGGTCGCGGCGGCGGCGACCGTGGGTGGCCCGGCATGTCCTGTAGGGGCGCCGATGCACGACGCAGACTCTGCCCTCTGTCCGTCGGCGACTTTCCGCGCTTTTCCATTCTTTGCTTTCGTCGGCGGCGTATCAGCATCATCGGCTCGTCGGGGTGTGCGCTTCTTTTTCGCGAGATTTGTTTCGGGCGCCGTGCCTATTTCCGGCTCTTGCTCTTCTCTCTCTTTTTTTTCTCCCAAATCACAAGGACCTTTTTGGTGCGAGAGTGGCGCCTGGTCTCTCTGTCTCTCTCTTTTGCGGGTTTGCCTGCGGGCTCGGTGTGGTCGTGGTGCAGGATAGGCGAGCGAAGGGAGGATTGCAAAAAAAGGCGGCGATCTCGTGCGTTGCCAACCTAAACCGGACCGTCGTGTCTACAAAAAGGTCGCGGGCTGAGCCCTCCCCTTAAGATCCTCCACTGTGATTGGTCGCTTCCGTGCAGCGTGCTCGGCCGGACCCAGGGCCACGCGCGGTTGTCTGGCCGTGCTGCGTGGATACGGCGCGCCTGTGGCTCATTCTCCGATTCTTCTTTATCTGCGACCGGTCCTTTTTTTATTTTGTTTATTATTGTGTTTTCTTTGCGTCGCGTCGCATCGTGTTTTGTTTTCTTGTCCGTTGGGCCATCATCGGCGTCTCTTTTCCCTCTGTAAAAAACCGCGTGGCGAAATCAAAACCGTGCGCTTTTTTGGCGCCGCATGTCTCCTTTGTGGAGATCAAATTTTTTCTCTTCCAGTACGAGGAGAAATTGACAGTGGAGGCGGTCTGTTTTTGTCGTCCTTTTTATTCGTGGCGGGCCAAAACGGCGCGCCACCCACGACCTTTTATTGTTATGGCGCTCTCGTGTCGTGTCCAACCAGGGTCTCGTGATCGTCGCCGACGGGGTCTTGGCGCTCGGTCGATGATGGCGGCCCATGCAGCGTGGTGAGTGCGTGCATGGGTTCGGCGGACCCATCGTCGGTATCGCACAACACTAAAGAGTCGGGCGCCAGCACGCGCCACCCCGACAGCAGCGTCCACGTGTAGGCGGCGACCAACACGGCGCCGCCGGCCAAGGCGGTCCAATTAAAGTAGGCGCCCATGTCGCGCGCCAGCGGCGTGGCAACGACGATGGCCAACGAGGCCGCGTATGCCGGCAACTGACACACGACGTTGACCAACATCGAGTCGATGGGCATGCGCGACGCGGCGATGAGACGCTCAAACACGACGCCGCCGCCGGCAAAGGGGACCACGGCGACGAAATAGCCCAGGCCGCTCACGATCAAAAACGGCAGTGGCGCGACAGCGCCCGCGAGACCCAGGAGGCCGGCGGCGCCCATAAGTCCGGCAGCAACGAGTCCGATGGCGGTGACCGCCATAAACGCACGGCGATGTCCGGCAATGAGGCCAAATGGCGCGTAAAACAGACAGGCGCCCAGACACGCCGGCACGTCGGCGATGATCCAGTGCCACCAGGGCGCGTCCCCGCCCAAGAGATCGGCGGCAAACACGTCGCGCACGACGCGCACCGACTGGAGAACGGCGTTGCACGCCGACATGCCCGCGAGGGGCGCCCAGTGCTTGCGCAGCCAGGCGCGGTCGGCAGCGGCCGACACGGGCGTGCGACGCATGCGCGCCTTTTGGTCGGCGACGCTGGGGGGAGGACTTGCGCCCAGCGCCACCGCGCCCAACAGCGTGGGCACGAGCAGCACGAGACTCACCGTCAGGGGCAACCACCTGTAGGTGTCGTCGTCATTGGCCTTGCCTTGCGACAAGGTACCAGTGTAGACAGTGAAATCCAGCGAGGCACTGCGGTCGGCGTCGCCTTGCGCGCGTTGCGACAACGAGAGGCCCAACAGGTGACGGCCGATCAGGGGCGAGAGGGCGCGCGAGAGAGGCGCCGCCAAGAGCATGCACGCCGTGGCGATGGGCATGATCACGTCCGACGCGCGCCTCCCCTGTGCATAGTCGATGTAGGCGCAAAAGGCCCACGAGAAAAAGAGCGACCCGACAAAGCGGCTGGCCACGCGCACAAACGCGCTGTCAACGGCAAACAGCACATTAGGCACCCATGTAAAGAGCAGCGAATAGACGACCAGGCCCATAGGACGGCGCCACCCGCCGACGACGGCGCGGCGCACCGACCCCGACAGGGTCGACGCGAACCCGAGGGGCATGGCGACGCCGCGCGCGATCGACATGAGGGCCTTGGTCGTGTAGGGTCCGTCGCCCGGCCTGTCGGCGATGGCGTCGGTGAGCGTAAATACGGCATAGGTGGGCACCAGTGTGGCCACCCAGTAGATGCCCGCCGCGATGGTCATCCATGTGGCGACGGCCCAGACGCGATCGTGCATCCATGCGCGCACTCTTCCATGGGGTTGGCCGACGACGCGGTCGTACGCATCGGCTGTGGCGATCGGTGACGATGACGCCAAGGAAGCGGCGTTGCGGTCCATGTGGGGCGACAGGAGCGGCGTCGTCTCGGTCGGGAGTGGTGGTCTATTCATAGACACGTCGCCCTCCAAGAATAAAAGGAAAAAGATGGGCCGCGTGGCGGCGGTCTAGGGCACGCGATCTACTGTCGTTGTTGTGCGCTCCGACTCTCTGGTGCACACCGGGCGGGCTATGTCGTGGCCCCGCGCCATTCTGTGGCGTCGTTCTCGGCGCGACCTCGCGGCCCATTCAGTCGGCATCTCTTGCTGTTGGGGGGGGGGTCGGGTCGGTTTGCCCTTTTTTCTCTCTTCTTCTTCTCTTTTCTCGCGGTCCTTTTGTTGGCCGGTTTTTTGTTCCGGTGGTCGAGGTCACCGCAAGACCAAAGAAGCAACGACACTCGGACAAGGCACGCCTCCTTTTTTTTCGCCCGCTCAGGCTCCCTGTCTTTTGGGGGCCTGCTCAAAAAATGCCGTGGCCATCCATCATGCCTTTTTTTTCCTCCGCATGCCGGCGCTCTCTTTTTTTTCTGAGGACAAAAAGGGATGACCAAAAAGTGTGTTTGCTCGCAGAGTCGGTCTCGCTGTCGTTGGTGCCTGGTTCCTCCTGCGCGAACCAGACAAATCTCTTTGGTGTGCGGGAGGAGGGCGCTTTGTCCAGCCCGGCGGCGCAAGCGATGGAAAAGGGAAGCAGCGCCCTTTTTCCTACGCAGGTAGGGCCAGTGCAACGTTGGCCGAGAAAAAGGATGTATTTCTCTTGTGTCTTTTTGTAAAAAAAAAGTGCAACATACACTGTCATGCTCATCTCAAAGCCAAGTAAAGAGCACTCGGTCAGAGTGCGCTTGCAGTGTCGGCACTGCCTTTTTTTCCTCGCTGTCTTTGTTGGTGCTCTCGGAATAGGCGCAAGGCCTTGGCGCGGGTGCCGTTGGCGGTCGGCTGAAAATCGCGCTGCAGAGTGGACGCGGCGACTCATGGGGCGGCGTGGGCGCTGCCTCCCTCTGGCGCACACACTGTTGTGTCTGTCGCTGCCGTTGCCGTCGGGACGGCGGCAACGGACAGCGGATCGATCGACGCGGCGTTTGTCTCTTGCACCGAGTCACGCCACTGCCACCATGCGCGGTCTTTTGCCTCTTTGTCCTCGGACTCGTCCGAGTCCATCTCTGATTCCTCGGAAGAATTATCCTCGATGGCGGGGTTTGGGTAGGCGACACGGTCGCGCGTCCAGCGAGGTACGGGCAGGGCGGTCCACTCATCGAGCGGGTAAAAGGCCAGACTAAAACCTTTCCCTTGGTTTCGCTGTCGGTCGGCATGCGGCACGCGATCCGACCACCAGCCGCCGCAGTGGCGATGAATCTGGGCGAGGGCCACGTTGAGCATGTCGCGGCTGCAGTGGACCACGTCGCCACCGGGACCCAGGCGCTTCCTGGCGTCGGCGTCAATATCAATGTCGATGTCGCCTCCCCACGTGGCGCAGCAGGTGGCCTCGGAATACTCTGACATCATCTCGCACAGGAGATCCTTGGCGAGCGCCTTGGGCACGCGCATGCGGATGTCGATATACTCGCCGCCGTCGTTGCCATCGCCGCCGCCGTCGTTGTCTGTTGCGGCCTCTTTCGGCTTTTGGGCGACCTTGTCGTGTTGGTCCATCGTGTAAAATGTGGGTGGGAGAGAGTGCAAGCGGCGCAAAAGCACAACGCTTGCCGCCGGGGGCTTTCTCTTTTTTCTTTTTTTTTCGAAAACGACGGGAAAATACGGCGGCGCGCGCTTCCTTGTTGGTTTGCAGTGCTCTGTGATTTGCCGTGGCGGCGTGGTTTTTGTCCCTTGTGTTTGCTTTCGTTTGTTATTGCCTCTTTTTTGTTTTGCACTGCGGCGAGTCCTGCAGGGGGCTGTGCCTTTTTATTGTCTTGCCGGGCGGGGGCAGCCCACACGCCGCCGCAAAGGAAAAGGCGGACCCACAGAGGCACCCCCCCCCAAAAAAAGAGAGGTCTTCTTCCCTCTTTGAAAAAAGAAAAAGCCAAAGAGGGGACGCGAAAAGACAACACACAAAGCAAAAAGGCGGATTAACGAGCAAAGCCCCGTGCGACGAAATCTACGACGAGATCTGTCGCGCCCGCAGCCGACGGCGTATCGGCCAGCGCGTCCAAGAGCCAGAAATCGTGGGGCACGTCGGCATACGAGGCTGCTTGGACTGGCGTGCCGGCCCGCAACAGCGCGTCTGCATAAACGTGTCCGTGGTGTGCGACAACGTCCCGGTCGGCGGTGATGATCAACGTCGGCGGCAGCAGTCGCATATGGGAGGCTTTGGCCTTGAGTGGCGACTGCGCGGGATCGGGTGCGTAGGCGGTCCAGGCGTAGGCCATGGCGTCGCGTGTCGTCCACGGCAGGCAGATCTCGTCGTCGCCATCGTGCCCGTTGTCTTTGGCACAGAGTGCGCCATCGTGCGGCGCGTCCAAAATGGGGCAGACCAAGACTTGCGCGCACATGCGAGGCGCCATCTCGGGATCGGCGGCGATCGCCAGCGCCGCCGCGGCCGCGATGTGACATCCGAGGCCGTCGCCGACAAGGGCCAGACGCGTCCCGTCGACGCCCACGCGGTCGCCACACGCGGCCAGCCACGCGACGACACACGCCACCTGGCGTTCGGCCACGGGCCACGCCGCGTCGGGGACGCGGTCATAGTCGACGACGATGACGGCGGCACCCGTGCGGTCGGCGAGCGTCCGCGCCAGGCGTTCGTGCGTCGCAAAGTCGCCATAGGCTCCGTGCACGTAGACGATGCCGGGCAAGAGGGCGCAGCCTTCGGGATCGGCCCACGGGGCGCGCACGACGTGTACGGTCACGGCGCACTGGGCATCATCCTCGACGGGCACGACGGCGGGCACGACCGCTGCCGGCGCCAACCTCAGCGGATGGTAGACGGCGCGTTGCGCCTCGTCCAAGAGGCACCGACCGTGGCGCAGGTCCTGCAGCGCCCTCGTGCCGCCAAAGGATTCGACGAGGCGTGCCGCTGTTGGGTCGAGCGGCGGCCGCGCTGTCAGCGGCGGTTTCTGCGTTGCCTGTACCGCCGACGGTCGACTTGACGATGAACCCATGTGTGTGTAAACAAAAATTATGCCTCTTCTCCTTTTTTCCGATCCTTTCTCGTATGTCTTTTGTTGGTGTGCTTTTTTTCTGTCTCTTGTCGCCTGGCGTCGTTGTCACAGACACCCTTTTCCTCTTTTGTTGTCGGCGTTTTTTTTCTTTGATGGCGATATACGAGATAGGAAAAAAGGGAGCACGCGGCCGGGTGTCCAAAAAGGTTGTGGTGTCTCCTCGGTCCGCGCACATGCGCGCACCAAAACCCGTCTCTGAATGCGCTCAAGAACTCGATTGAGGCGCAACAAAAGCGAAAAACAAAACAAATTACACATCCCAAAATGCAAAAGCCTCGCGGGCAGTGGGCGATCTCTCTCTTTATTTTCTTTCGGCGATCTCGATGTGTTGCGCGGGGGCGCACCCGCACGCGTCGCGCCCGCGCAAGAGTGTGCAATCGAAAAAACAGAAGGGACAAGAAAAATCTGACCCCTGGTTCGTGGAGGCGATCGTGACACTTGCGCCATTGCGTATCGCCTACTGGAAAAGATACCGTGTCGAAAAAAGGTCCTCGCCCGCCGACCCAAAGCAAGAGAACAAAAGCCTAAAGCAAAAGGCGCCCGTAACAAAGGAGCCGCCGACCTTTTTGGAGACGGGACGCGCTCATCGGCAACATGCGCGCACACCCCACAGTCCTCGCCTCTCTGGATTTGAAGAAGAACAAAAAGAGGAAACGCCCGATGTTCATGCCAAGACTGTCTCGTTCTTTTTTTTCTAATACATTATTGTTTTTTTCCATAAACATAGTGTGTGTGATTTCCCGCCAACATGTGTGTGTATGCCTACGTGATTGCGCGGATACGAGGGGCACGTGTGTGTGTGTCTGTACACGGATTGGCATACAGAAACTGCGTCTCATCCTAGGGAATGATCTGTAGCGCGGTATCGTCGGCGTCGTATATAGTCTGAAGGACCCACGAGAGGATGTCGACATCCATCCATACGACATCGCGCTCTGCATATTCGGCGACGAGCGTAGCCGCGCATGAATAGCACAGTATCAGATCGGTCGATCCCAAGACGCCGCCGGCATACACCAAGGCAATCGCGCCCCATAGCGGGTGGCTAGAGTCGCAGCACACAAGGAGCGATTTGTACGTCGAATCGCTTGTGACGACGGCCCGCCCCACGGGCAACCACGAGCGCACAGTCGGAGGTACCGAAACCGTCGCGTCGTCGGATTGCACAAAGGATGGCGGATAGACCGTTGTCGCAACCGGGTCGCTCAACAAAGCAGACAGTCGTGCTGCCGCCGCGTCGTTGATCGATCCGAAAAGTCCCGAGGGCACCGCAAAGTCGGCGTCGCAGACCGAGTGCGAGGCCATACGATAGACGCCCCTGGTCGGGCTGCCCCACGTACACTGACGCGCAATGTCGACACGTTGCACGGTCGCTCCGATCGTGTCCGCGTCGGCTCCCTCTGTGCGTAGGTGGGTCTCATTCATCAGAGCGCACGTATCGCACACTGGGCCGATCTTGAGCACGGAATCGTTGAATATGTCATCGCGCGTAATGTGCGTAGTCTTTGGACGGTCTTCTTCGGGCATCGCATTGCAGTAGGGGCAGTCGATGCCCGTGAGCCACATGGCGCGCCAAGGTGCGGACGCGCGCTCCCAGACGTCCACCACAACGTTCATAGAGGCACGTGCCCTACATACTCTCGCCATGGCGATGTCTGCAGCGACGCGGCGTAGGGTACGGCACGTGGCGCCCAACATCGCTACGGTCCGGCGGTCATTGGTGTGCACACCCACGATCAAGGCCCACAATTCGATGGGTAACCCTGCACACACCATGGGTGTGTCGTCTGTGGGATCGGTGCCCGCACGCGTCATCGCAACACAATGGAAGCCGGCCGATGTCCCTCTTTCCTCTGTTTTGTCGCACCTTCCTTTTTTTGGTCTTTTCCTGTCCTCCAGGGTCCCGCACGAGGGCCGGATAATCGCGGCTCGTGGAGGCACGCGCGCAAATGACAACAACCACCACCAGAAAAAAATGCCCAGCCACTTGCAGCCGGCGGCACCCGGAGAGCGTTGGCCTTTTGTATTCCTGCTTTTGATTGGCCATAAAAAATGAACACACCGAAAAAGGGCACGCAGCACACGCCACCGACAGGCCGGCCGCGCTGCCCAACGCAATGGAAAAACGCCAAAAAATCGCCCAATATAGAATGGACCAAGGCAGCGCGCCACCGCAAACAACATGCCCTTTTGCGGTCGCGGGCGATGTTGAGCAATCAGCCGCCCTCTGTGGACTTTTTCGGAAAAAAAGTTTTTGTTTGTTCGTTTTTGTGGTTGCGCAGAGTGGTTTCGTGTCTGCTTGCCACGACGCGGGAAGACGCGGCTGTCTGCTGCAACTCTTTCGGTCACACGCCAAAGACCACCCCGTGACATGCAGCGCGATTGACGGCGATCGTGTTTTTCTTTTTTTTTCCATTTCCAATATGTGCTTTTGGTGCATGAACCAGCCGCCGCCGTTGACGCGTCGCCACAAGCCCCATCAGCACGTGGGCAAATCGTCGGCTTCGTAGCAGACATAGGTCAACCACGAGGCGACATCCATATGGCGCTGATCGCTGTCTCGTTGCTTGTACTTGGCGGCGATGCGCTCGTTCCACGCAAACATGATCACGAAATCGTTCGAGCGGCCGGCGATCGAAGCGGCGGCAATGGAACCCCATGCCGGGTGGGACGAGTCACAGCACACGAAAAGGCCTTCATAGTCATAGTGTGCGACAGGGAGCACGCCGGCCGTGGTCAGCGGCATCCATGAGCGAGCGCTGGGAATCGCTCCCAGTGGGGTGCCGTCTGCGTAAAGGTAGAATGGACTCGCCGTGTTGAGCGCGCCGAGTCGTGCCGCGGCGTCCAAATCGATGCTGTGCACAAGAGGCGCCGGCACGACAAAGTGTCCGTCGTCGACGGCGTGCGACGGAGCATAATTGTCGTGGTAATCGCGCCAAATGTGTGGCGCATGCAAATCGACACGGTCGACAACCAAATCCGCAGACGGCGCCTCTGATTCAGCTTCACTATCGCTATCGGTGTCGACGTTGCTATCGCCGTCGGTGTCGCTGTCGTGATCGTCGCGATCTCCATGATCGACACGACCGCGAGCGTGGGCGAGCGCATCGGCCGCACAGTCGTCGCACAAGAGTGTGTTGTCGTATGTAGACACGATGTTTCGCCCGCGTGCCACGTGCGTGGCCTTGTGGGTTATGCTTGCGTGGCGCACCGTCGTTATCATTGACGACGCTGTCGACGGTGCCGACGACGTCTTTGCACTGTGCTCTGCATTGCTGTCGTCATCGTCAACTAAATCTTCACACCTGTGGCAGTTGACGCCGGCAGCCCACGCCTCATCCGCGGCGACGCTCTCGCGCTCCCACTTGTCGACAATGCAATCCATGAGTGCGCGCGTCTGGCGTATCTTTGCGGCAGAGATCGCCATGGCCACGTCTCGCAGGGCACGACAAACGGCCGACACCGCGGACAGCGTGCGCCGATCGTCCGCGTGCGGAGAGACGATCGCCATCCACAACTCGATCGGCAAGCCCGCACACACAAAGTGCTGTGAGGTTTCATGGACGGCGGCGCCGACGTCTGGCTGTGCGAGAGGTACGGGGTACGTGTCTGTGGGGGCGGTGCAGTGAGGACCACGGGCGGCGTGCATCGTGCGCCTTTTTTTTGTCAAGGCAAAAAGGAGACGGGGTACGCTCGCGCTCTTTTTTTTGTTGCTCGCGTGGCCGCGTTGTTTGTCGGGCGCGCTCTTGTGCGCGTCTCCTTTGCCACTATGGCAGTCGTCGCTGTCGTTGTTTTTTGCACACGACAGATAGACCAAAAAACCCAAAGCAAGCCCCCGTTGCGCACAACACACCGCGACGGCTCGTGCACGGCGCATTTGGTTGCGCCTTTTCTTTGACCAGAGGCGCATAAACAAAAGACGGGCAGCCATGGAGCGGTGCGCGCCGGCCCAATGGCGAAATCGCCAAAGCAAATGACGAAAAGCCACTGGTCCTCTTTTTTTTCCTCCAAACACCACCGCGCCTGCGCCGATCCCGGCGGCAAGAACCGATCCGCGGCGCAAACACTCGGCAACAAGGACACTGGCAACAAAAGAAGAGGAGACTTCTTTTTCTTCTCCAAAAAACATGGATGGCGCACACGAGCAAACCCTGCATGACCAAAAGAACCGCCACCGCGAGGTCTTGTTGGAGTCGCCCACGCCGACCGCCAACACTACCGCGGAACTGTCGCACGGTGCCGCCAGTAGTTTGCGCGACGACAACGACGTCGATTACCGCTATGAGTTGATGTCGAGAGACCTCGAAGAGGTGATTGGCGAGTCGGCCGAAATCAAGGCCATTATGGCCGAACGGCCGTTGGTCATCTACTGGGGCACGGCGCCGACGGGCAAACCGCACCTGGCCTACTTTGTGCCCATCTTTAAGCTGGCCGATTTCCGCAGGCCGGATGTCGCGTCAAGATCCTCTTTGCCAACGTGCACGCCCATCTCGACAACGGCAAGACGCCGTGGGAACTCGTCGAGCACCGGTGCCAATGGTACGAATTCGCCATCAAGGCCATGCTCCAGCATATCGGCGTGCCGCTCGATCGTTTGGAGTTTGTGCGCGGCACCGAGTACCAATGTGGCGCCGCCTACACGCTCGACCTCTACCGCCTGACGGCGCGCGTCAGCGCCGGCGCGGCGCAAAAGGCCGCCGCGCAGGTGGTCAAGATGGAGCGCAACCCGTTGTTGAGCAATGTGGTCTACCCGCTCATGCAGGCGCTCGACGAGCAGCACCTCGACGTCGACGCCCAATTCGGCGGACGCGACCAACGCAAGATATTTGCCTTTGCGCGCGACCACCTGCCCGCGCTCGGCTACCGCAAGCGCTTTCACCTGCTCAACCCGCTGGTGCCGGGTCTCACCAAGGACGGCAAGATGAGCGCCAGCGAGGCCGCCTCCAAGATCGACCTCGATGATTCCGACGAGGCCATTCGCGCCAAGATCCGTCGGGCCTATTCAGTGGACGGCCGCGCAGAGGGCAACGGCCTCTTGGCCATCTTGCGCTTTGTGCTGTGGCGCTGGCTGGAACCGGCCGGCCTGCCCTTTGTGGTGCCGCGCCCCGCGCAGTACGGCGGCCCGCAGACCTTTGCCACCTATGCCGACGTCGAGGCAGCCTTTGTGCGCTCTGGTGTGCCACCGCCAACGAGCGAGGGCGCAGACGACGGCGAGCGTCTCTGTTCGGCCGATCTCAAACCGGCCATTGCCGATTTGTTGTGCGAGTTTTTGGCGCCTCTGCGTGGCATCCTCGCGGGTCGCGCCGATCTCTTGAATGCCGCCTACCCGCCATCGCCGTCGGCGTCCTAGGTGCACGACAATTCATATGTGGTCTTTCTGGCTTGCGCCGTCTGCCGTTCGGGGGCGGACGACGCATTTTTTTCCTCTTTGCGTCAAAGCCGATGCACGGCATAGGAAGGCTCTTTTTTTTCTAAAAAAAAAGAAAAAGAGGCAAAAAGAACAACGACACGATAAGGAGGCGTTTTTTGATTGCTGTCTTTATGTCGCCGAGCGAGCCCGACGAGTTGCCGGTAGAGGGGGAACATGCAGGAAAAAAGTTTACAGGGCACATAGAGAACGGGGAAAGGCGACGCCGCGTGCGAGCCAGCACACCGGGACGCCCGCGCTGGGCTCTGGCAATCGTAAATGCGCGCGCGTCCACGAGCAAAAGGCTCACGACCGCTGCTCGCCCAAAAGACGGCACCTTCGCAACAGACAACGAGAACAAGACCCCAAAGGGAAAAGAGAGAGGAGACCAACCGCCGCCAAAAAAGCGAGCGTGCATAAAAACGAGTATTGAGGGAAAAAGGGGCCAAAAGGGAAAAAAGGCAAGACCGCGACGCGCCGCCGTGTGTATGCGCCTGTGAATAGGAGAGCGCCCACAAGTACAGACGACAAACGCCACGGGTCGAGAGCATGTCGGCAAAGGAGCATGATCATCGTGCTCGGCATCACGCGGCGCGTCCGCCATTGTGCGTGGTGCCGCACGTCCCCGCAAGGCACTGTGCGCCCGCGCCGTTGCCCCCGTGCGTCCCGGTGGCGCCTGTTGTCGGCGTGCGAGGCGCCACTGGGCCGCCGGGACCGTCTGGCGCGCCCGGACAGCCGGGCGGTCTGGGACCCGTGGGGCCGGCAGGCGCACCGGGTCCTCGAGGCCCGCCGGGACCCAGCGGCCCGGCGGGTGCCGCTGGCGTCGCCGGTCCCGCGGGACCCGCCGGACCCGCCGGACCGCCGGGGCCGACGCCGCCGCCCATAGGCTTTAGCGGCATTCTCGACCCCGTGCCGGTCCTCGAGACCGACCCCAGCAACCAGGTCATCGTGTCGGGCTTCAACACGGACCCGGCGACCCGCTCCGGACTCTACAACACGGGCTCCTTTGATGGGACGCGCTTTGTCGCGCCCGCGGCCGGCACCTATCATTTCACCGCCGGCATCCTCATCACGGCCACGGTGGTCGCCCTCCTGGGGTCGACCGTCTTCCTCGACATGATCGTGCAGCCCGGTGGTGGTGGTGCGCCCTCTATTGCGCGCAGCGACGCCGTGCCCGTCATTTCTGTCGACGACGTCAACGCGGGCATCACGGGGGCGAGGCTGAGCGTCGCGGCGCAACTCGACCTCGATCCGGGCGACGCCGTCTACCTCGTGCTGTCCAACCAAACGGGCGTCGGCGGGGCGCTCGTGGAGCCGGCTTTGAGCATCGACCCGGCCTCGTACTGGTTCGACGGCACCATCGTCACCCAGCCTGCCGTTTCGTAGGTACGCGTGCGCGCATGCGCGCTGTCTCTCGGGGCTCGTTCTCTACGCGTGGGGGTCGCCCTGGCCATCGAGCATTTGTCGTCTCTTCCTCTTTTTTTTACTCTTCTCTCCTCCCCGCGCATTCCCAAAAAAAAAGACTTTTTGTTTGTTGCTGTTGTCTCTCTTTTTATTACCGCCCAGGGCAAAGGGGCAGAGGCGGCCTTGCCTCTTTTTTTTTCTTCGTACCTCATGGGACAAGCACACGAGAGGACGCCAAGGCCAAAGCCCACGCCTTATCCTACCTGACGCCGCAGGGCTCTCTCCCTCCCTTTTCTTTCCTTTTTTCATGTTTCCGACCGCAAGCACCAGTTGGGATGGGGGACAAAAGATACATAAAATATGGGCGGGCTCCCTGCCCCCTTTTGTTTTTTTTTGAAATGGCAAAGCGCAAACCGTGGCGGGTCGGAGGCGCCTGCTTCCTGACAAAAAGAGTCACCCGCACAAAAAACCCACCGTGTCTTGTTTGTGACCGCGTTCTCTGTTGCGCGGTCCCGGCTGCCCGTGTTGTTGGCTGCTCGCCAACATTTTCGAGTCTCGATTGGTGCAAAATTGTGCCGGCGGCCATCGGCCCTTTGGGAAAGGGGGCGGGCCAAAACCCAAAAGGGCGAGGGGAGGAAAAAATGTCTGAAAGAGGAGGCCCCATGCGGTCGCTGCGCAAAAGAGCGCAACAAAAAAAAAAGAAGAGGCAACACCGCCAACAGAAAGGCGCCAATACGCGCGTCCCATAGGAGCGTGCCGCGACGCCAAAAAATGAAATCAGCCAAGGGCCAAAAGACAGGACAGCCGTCAAGCGCCACTGTGGCCTTTTTTTACAGCCTAGATTTACCTTTGCCTTTCGAAAGTGGACGAAAAAAAAACGGGACGACGAATCAATTTGTGCTGTTTGGGATTGCGAGAGAAAAAAATGGCTGTACATGAAGGAATGGGAAAAAAATGGGCACGCTGCGCTGGCGCTCTTGATGGCGACGACAGAGCCAGGGGGGGGGAATACAAGGAAGACAGGCGGGGTCGGGTGCTGATTGTCCATTGTTGGTCATGCCCCCATTCTCCTGCTTGTTTGGTTGATTGATGGGCTGCGCGCCTGCGGTGGCGAGGCCATCCTCAGAGAGAGCCGCGCTCAATGTCGGGCCTGAGACTCGGGGCGTCGCGGCGGTCCATGGCGAGGGCGATGGCGTCGAGACGCGCGACGACCTCCTCCATCGACGGACGCACGTCGGGGTCGGCGTCCCAGCACGCGGCCATGAGTTCGGCCAGATCGGGCGGGCACGACGAGGGGATGGTGGGCCGCACGCCGTCGAGTACGGCCAGCGCCACGTCGGCAAATCCGCGGTCGGCAAAGGGCCGGCGGCGCGTGACCACCTCCCACATGACGATGCCAAACGAGTAGACGTCGACCTTTTCCGAGTAACGGGCGCCGCGGATGACCTCGGGCGCCGTCCAACACGGGGTGCCGCACCGGGTCATGGTGGCGTTGGCCTCCTTGATGCGGGCAAAGCCAAAGTCGGCCACCTTGACCGAGCAGTCGTCCATCACCAAGAGGTTGGACGACTTGAGGTCGCGGTGCACGATGCCCGCAGCCCCGTGGAGGTAGGCCACGCCGACGGCGGCCGTGCGCAGCATGCGCATGCGCTCGGTCCACGTGATCTTGACCGTAGGGTCGTCGAGCACGCGCCTCATGCTCCCGCGGCGCACAAATTCGGTCACCACGCACAGGTCGGGCGGCGCCACGCACGCGCCGACAAAGGCCACCACGTAAGGGTGGCGTAGGGCGGCCAGCGCGGCCGTCTCGGCGCGGAACTCGATCCGGCGGCGTTCGTCCACGCGCTGGTTGGCAAAGCGCTTGACGGCCACGTCGATGCCCTTCCACCGCCCGCGATAGACCATGGCGCACGAACCTGCGCCCACGTGCTCGCGCAGGTCGATCTCGTCATAGGGGATGATCCATCGGCACGCGTTGGCCGACGCCAGCAGGCCGGCCCCCGCGTGCGCCTTGTCGGCATCGTCGGTCGTTTTGATCGATGCATTCTGTGATAGAGATGACGACGGCATGTCTGGGTCGGGTCGGGGGAGCGCCACACTCGCGACTTGGCCGAATTGTCTCGCCTCCAAGGCCCGAGGACGCAACTCGTACACAGAGACGTTGCGGTTCGGTCCGGCGTCATCATCGTCGTCGTCGTCATTGTCGTCATCACCATCAATGCGCTTGTCCTTGACTGCCGTCAGGCGATGCACCGTATAAGGTTCGTGCTGCTGCTGCACAGTCGCCTCTTTCTCGAGCGAGTGATCGGCGACGCCTCTGGTGGCGCATGTGTCATTGTCGCGATGGGCGTCATTGCCGGTGGGCATTGCGTTGGCAGCGTCCGCCGTGAGCAGTACGCGGCCGCCGGCAGCGCTCGCCGCAAGGCGACAACACAGATGGACGTCGGGGCCAGAGCATGTAGGCACGGCCCCCGGCTCGCGATGCCAGCGCGGTCGCCCCACATGGACGGCCATGCGCACGCGCAGCCCGGCATACAGCCGGCGGCGTGTCGTTTCGTCCGAGTCGGCCCTCGCATCTTGCCCTGGCTCTTGGTCATCGATCCACACCTCGGCGGCGGCCTCGTGCGCCTTGAGGAGCGCGCGCGGCCAGGGTGCGTCGAGGAGCGCCACCTGCGCATCGGCGCACCAGGCGCGGGCGTGCGTTGGCTCGCAAAAGATCACGCACATGCAGCCGGCCCCGGCCGTCGCGGCACCGTGTACGCCGACCTCGACGCCAGAGTGCTTGCGTGTGAGGTCGCGCAGGATATCGTTGCACAAGAGGGTGGCGTCGCGCATGGCCTCGGGATGGGCCTCCCAGAGGGCGTCGGCGCGATCGACGTCGGCAATGACGATGGCAGCCGTGCCCTTACCGTCAAGTCCGGCCACGGCGTTGGACAGTGTCCGGTTACGTGTGTGCGCCATGCGCGGCGAGTCGCCGCCATCGCTGCGGCGGCCCACGTGGTGGAGCGATGATCCCGACAGCGTGGCGCCCCTCATCGACGACATGGAGAAAGAGGATGATGACGACGACGAGGCCGGGTCGCCGTGGCTGTGATGGTGGTGATGGCGATGATGGTTGTGGTGATGTCCCAGGGCGCCGCTTCTTGAAGAGGACGACGAGGACGACGAGGATGCATCATGCTTGATGGCGTCTGTCAGGCGTCGCTGGATGTCGACAAAGGCCGGGCGCATGACCGGATCGCGGTGCCAGCACTCTTGCACTAGCGCCACATAGTCGGCGGGCGCCAGAGTCGGCAGCGGCGGACGCACATCGTCGCGGATGACCGAGACGGCGATCGACGCCGGCGACATACCGGCATAGGGCTCGGAGCGCGTCGCCATCTCCCACAGCACGATGCCAAAGGCGTAGACGTCGGCTTGCATGTAGTCCACGTCGGCCGTATCCTCTAGCACCTCGGGCGCCAGCCACTGCACGGTGCCCTGCGCGGCGTCGCCGCCGGCGGCGCGCGCCAGGTCGCTCTTGAACCGCGTGAGGCCAAAGTCAGACACCTTGACGTTCCACTTGGCGTCCAGGAGCAGGTTGAGCGACTTGAGGTCGCGGTGGACGACGCCCGACGAGTGGAGAAAGTGCATGCCCTTGGCCGCCTGGTAGGCCATCTTGACGACGAGCGCGTGGGGCACCTCGGGCACCAGTTCGTTGTGCAAGAGGTCGTAGAGCGACCCCAGGGCCATGTACTCCATGACGATGCACATCTTGGGCGGCCGCGTGCACGCCGCCATAAAGAGCACGACGTTGGGGTGCCGGAGGGCGCACATGACCCGCACCTCGTCGGCAAAGGCGCGGCGCGCTTCGCTGCTCGTCGCGCCGTTGGCGTCCGACGACATGATCTTGACGGCCACGTCGGTGCCGCGCCACGCCGTGCGGTACACGACGCCATAGCCGCCGGCGCCCAGCACCGTGGCCTCGGTCAGGTCAATGTCGTCCGAGTCAATCTCCCAGTCTTCGCGCCCGCGCTTGCGCCGCTGCGTGGCAATGAACGCGGCAACGGCCAGCGCGCACGCCACGCACGCCAGCGCGACGACGGCCACCGACACGCTCGTGGCCACGGCCGCCGTCTCGCCCGACGACCAGCCGGTGCCGTCGCCGGCGCTCGAATTGGACGCAAAGGCCTCGCAATGGGCGCCGGTTCGTCCCTCGGCGCACGCGCAGCGGCCCAGGGCCTCGTCGCACGTTCCGGCGTCCGAACACAAGAGGCCGTCGGCAAAGCACGGCCGGAGCGGGTTGACGTAGGCGCCCTGCACGGTGACGTTGACCAACGCGGCGAGGACGTCGGACCACACATCGGGCAGGCTGGCGATGCCATAGACGCCCGTGACGTTGGAGATGTGCACGGCGGCGGGCGCCGTCTGCGTCCAATAGAGCCAGCGCACGAGTTGCCGGGCGCGCACGGGATCGGGCATGGTGGCCGTGTGGATGAGCACGAGCGCCATGTTGGCCATGGGCCAGGCGCGCGGCCCCGTGGCGCCGACGACAAACGACAAACGATCCAGCGAGCCGATGCCGCCGCGCGCAGCGGCCACCTCGTCGACGGCCGCGAGCGTGGTCTCGCGCGTGGGCTCCAGCGGCGCCGACCCACCGGCGTTGAGGAAGCGCGCCTCACGCAGGTTGCGTTGACGGAGGACGACATGGTGGGCCGTGTAGGCAATGGCGTAGGGCGTGGTCTTGAGCGTGTCGACATACTCGTCGAGGGTCGACACCACCGAGCGGTTGGTCGCGGCGACGGGCCACGCCACGTTGTTGCTGCCATTGCCGTACACGGCGGCAAAGGCCGGGCTGTGCAGGGCAAAGGCGCGGCTCACCGTGCCCGTGTAGATCGACGAACCGGTCTTGCCCACAAAGAGAATCTCGGCGTCGGGCAGGTGCGCCGCCAGGTCGGGATTGAGCGCAACGAGGTCCGGATGATTCCACCGGGTGATGTCGGCCAGCAGGATGCGCATGGCCACGTCGACGCTCAGCACGAGCGCCGGCGCGCCGCCCTTCATGAGGCCCGGCACGTTGTAGCAAAAGACGACCGGGTAGGCGCCGACGGGCAGCAGCGCGAGGTCGGGGTGGGCTGCGTGCACCTCGGGCTCGACGTCGTTGTTGGTCGGTCCAAAGTCGACGTCGCCGGCGAGGATCTGGGCCTTGGCACGGTTGCCGCGCGTCTCGGTATAGTGCACGGTGGCGCCGTCGGCTGTCGGGTCGGCGTCATAGGCATAGGCCCAAAGCGAGTAGACCGGCGTGGGCGAGCCCGACCCGATGATGAGCGCGGCGGTAAAGGCCGTCGCGCCGTTGCAACGCACGCCGCCCATGAGATCGACGGCATTCTTGGCAAATCGTGGCGGCACAATAACGACTGCATCGTCGGCAGCGGCGGCGTCGGCCGCCTGCTGGTTGAGCAGCGCCCAGCCGAGGAAATCGAGCACATAGGTGGCATAGGTACAGTCGGCAGCTTCAATGTCGGTGGCAATGGCCATGAGGGCAAACGCCGTCATGGGCCAACTGGTCGTGCCCGCGCCGCCCGCCGGCAGCACTTGATGCATGCGGTCGGGCGCGGTGGTCGAGATCACACCGGCAAAGTCGTCCAACGCAGCCGCCACGGCGTCGGCCGTCGGCGTCACAGTCTTGCCCGCCGGGTTGCGCATTGACGCCGCCGGCACGAGCGGCGCGCCAGCGCGGCGCGTGGCCGCGTAGGTGCCAAAGACCAGTGCACCATCGGTCGCAGTCGCGTTGGCCAATAGCGCGCTAGGTCCGCCGGTCACGGCGACGACCGACACCGAGCCGTTGGGAGACAACGATGCGTTGGAGGCGGCGACCTGGTACCAGGCGACGGGTTCGCCGGCAATCGACGCGCGCCACACGGCAAAAGGCGCGTAGAGCGCATCGAGCGTGGCACCCAACAGGGGCGTCGAGCCATACAGCGAGGCCTCGCAAAAAAGGGTGAGCGGCGCAGTGACCGTGGCGAGGACGGGATTGAGCGCCACCAGGTCGGCATGGTTCCACGCTCTGATCTCGCCCATCCACATGCGCGCTACAAGAGGACCCGAGAGCACGAGCGGCGCCGTGTGCCCGGCGGCCTGGAGCGCGTCGAGCCGGTAGGCAAACACCCAGGGCACGGCGGCCACGGGCACCTGGAGCACGCCCGAACCAGGCACCCAGACTTGGTTGCCATCCGTGTCGTCGTTGGGGTCGGCGCGTGCGGCTTGCCACGCGCCCGTCGAGATGTCGGCCACCGTGGTGTCGTCGAGGCCATAATCGAGGCCGGCAAAATCGCTGCGGCCGGCTGCAAAGTAGCGTTCCATGGCGCCCTCGGTGCCCGCGCCCGAGTCGTATTCGATGGCAACGAGGTCTTGGCGGTAGAGGTAGCCCACCGACCACGTGTCGTAGAGGCCCGCGCCGCTCATGCCGCCGGCGCCGATGGCACTGCGACTGGCGGCCCACGCGCACGGGATCATGGTGACGATGAGCGTCGCGATGGCGACGGCGACAACGAACCCAGACACGTCGGCAGAGGCCAACGCGCCTTGCGCGGTCGATCGACGGCGTCTGGCAATCACGACAAGAAGAGTCATGGCGACGGCCTGTGCCGGTAGTGGTGGTAGGAAACAAACAGCGCAAGAGAAAAGAGGCGAGATGGCCCGCGTCGGCAAGACGATCACGAGGCGCCCCCGCGACAGCAGAGACCACGGTAAGGTCTCGCAGTAGGCGGACGACAGAGATGGTGATGACGGCCAGGCAGACGCGACCCCAGACGAGCGGCAGTGATATTGCTGCGGACGGTGGCGATGACGATCGCGATGGGTATGGTGCTATTGTTGGCACCGGCAATGATATTGCTGAAGGCGGTGTCAAAGTGTAATGGCGGTGGGGCGATGATGTACTCTGGTCAAGTTGGTCGCGTGTGTGCGTGCGTGCGTGCAACAACGCCATCGGCTCTATCGAGGATTTTTCTAACCCGATAAGCCGCATGCGATTGGCTGTGACTTTATATAGAGAAAATGATATATGCGACGGTGCCACGACACAAGATGGTTGTGACCGCCCCGTGACACTGTTCACAATCTGTTCACACCGACACCATGGCGCTAAAAAGGGTAAAAATCTTTTGCGTGTCTTGCCTGTCGTGCCGCGGTGGGCTCGCACGGGCAAACAATTCACACGTGCCGTCTATTGCGGACAGGAAATGAAAGGCAAAAAACACAGCAAGAAAAAAGGGGTCGAGGTTCGCGCTGGTGCTATGGTGCCTCGAAAAAAAGGCCGGAAGAGAGACACCTTTTTTGACGGGCGATCTCCAGGAGGAAAGAAAAAGAGGCAAAAACGGCCAAGGCGACCCCGCCCGGTGTCGAGTCATATACAAATAAAGACCGCCGTACCTATAGGACCGGCTCTTTTTTCGTCGCCAGAGGAAAAAGATCGGTCGCCTCCTCCAACTTTTTTCTTTCGCGAGCGGACAAAAAGGTCGCCCCCCCCCCCAAAAGTCTCTTGACTTGCCCGACGCACAAGGCACGCACACGGCGTGTTCTTTCTTTTTTTATGGTCTTTGTTTGAAAACAGGGAGCCAACGGCGCACACAATGCCAAGGCGGCAATCAAAGGGAAAACAATATGGGATTTTGTTGCGATGCTCTCTTTTATTGTCGGTGGACTGGTTTGCCCTTTTGTCTGCCGTAATGGAGGGTGACATCCACACACAGATAATGAAAGAAAAAAAAAGAGGCCAAACAAACAAAAGAAGAGTACACGCGCCAGCGACAGTTGCACCGGGCCTTCTTGTCTCTGCGACGTGTGTGTCTGCGTACGGCGACGCCGTCATTGGTATTCTTTTTTCTCAGCGGGCCGAGCACGGGCCGCGGCGCGTGTAGCAAAAGCGGTCGTCGATGCGCGCCGCGGCGATCGAGGTCTCTCCGGCAGCGGCGTAAAACATGTAGCACTTGTCCTCGGCGGCAAAGACATACGGGTCTCTGAGTTGGTTGACGGGGCCGTTGGCGCTGCCCTTGTTGGACGGCACGTTGGGCAGGTTGGCGCCCTCATAGTCGTACTCGGGCCGGAAGCCCTCCTCGGCCGGACCGTCGGTGGCACACGCCGTCCAGTTGCGGCGCAGGCACTTGAGGTCCATCGACGTCCACACGATGCGCTCCGGTGCATCGCCGACGCGCGTGCCAAAGACATAGAGCGTGTCCTCGACGACGCTCACGCCCAGGTGGCGCAAGAGGCCCGTGTAGCCGTTGCCGTTGACCATCGACGCGTTGGTAAAGGCGTCGCCGACGGCGCTGTTGCCCACCTCGACATTGGTGTAGCCGTCGCGCGATCGGAGCAGGTTGCCGCGGCGGTCGAGCAGGTAGACGCGGTTGCGGTCGCCGCGCCAGGTGAAACGGCGCACATAGGGCAGGGCGAAAAAGCCCGGCCGCGTGTCAAAGCGCAGGCCGTCCGACGAAAAGGCGATGCCGGTGAGGCTCGTGTAGCCATTGTAGGGCAGACGCGCGTGAAAGTACATGCCGATGCGGCGATTGGCCTCGTCGACGTAGACGTCGGCCGACGCCACCTCGGTCGACGACGACAGGTTCTTGAGGTTGTAGGTCTGATTGTTGGCCGCGTAGACCTGTTCGAGGTGGAGCGTGCCCGGCGCGTAGACGCGCCACGGCCCGCCGACGTGATCGGCATAGGCCATGTTGATAAACATGCCGTGGTGGTCGGAAAAGTACATATAGTATTCGCCCAGACGCGGATGCAGCCACTGCGGCGCGTGGATGATCGTGGGGAAGTTGCTGTCGTAGGCGCCGTCGCACGCCGGCTGCATCATGTCGGCGCGCACCATCGGATTGTCGGCTAGACGCGCGGCAACAATGTCACCGCGTACGGGCTCGACCACGGCGACTAGCAAGAACAGGGCGCAAAGCGAAAAGATCGTCCAGACGGCGCCCTTTTGGGCGAGGCCCGGTGCGTGCAAAGATGCGGCGGACATCGGCGATCGGGGTGGGCGAGAGGAGGGTGTTGGCGTGGCTGTCGACTGATCTCTTCTTTTTTGTATCGGTTTGTGTGTTGGCGCGGGGCTTGTGATGGTTGTTGTCGTGGTCGCCAGTGTCTCTCTCTCTTTTATAGAGCGAGAGGCTCTTCTGCGACTAAAAACAGCCCTCTGACAAGAAACGCCATTGGCGGTGATCGCGCACGCGCGTTGCCCCAAAGCCAATGCTGTCTTTTGCGAGGTAGCCGATGCAACCGCCACCCCGGACACGCAGTATCGCCATGAACTGATGCTCTGGTGGCACTATTGTCGGCACAACGGTAGACCGACAACAACTGCGGGAAAAGAAAAGGTCCGCCTCCAGAAACCGCGTGGGTATTTATTTTTTCTCTTCTTTTTAATCTGATAATAAAAAAAGTAAAAAAAAAGGGTCGGGAAAGTGCGATTGTTTGGCTGGCAAATGAGGCGCGTCGCTATTTGCCGTACTTGCAAAAAAAAGAGAAGAGGGCGGTGAAGCGCGGCGTCGCTTTGTCCTCGGCGCCGACGGCGCATTGCCGTTGCGCTTTTCTTTTTCTGCGGACGCATCTTTTCTTCCTCCTCCTCTTTCGTGTCGCCAAAGCCCCAGCGCGAGCAGTGCAGACGCACACCGCAAGGGCGGCAGCCGCACCAGGGACGACGGCCAGAAAAAAAAAAGACAAAGGAAACGGAAAAGAACAAGGCAAAAAATGGCGACGCCATTGGGTCTGGACGTTTTAGGCGACAAACTGCTCGTGTCCGCCAGCGCCGCGCGCCGGCCGGCCCGCCGACGTCGCCGGCCGGCGCGCGTGTCTGCTCTATGTTGCCCATGCATTTGAGGACGCGATCAATGCCTACTTGGAATACTGCGAGGGGCGCTGTTAGCGCTTGATCGAGGCTGCCATGGGCACTGTCCGCGCCGCCTCCCCGTCTCTGTCGCCAAACCCCCATCGTTGCCGAGGACTCGTCATGTGCCTCTGCCCGAGGCCAGCCCGATGTCTTGCGGTCACCGCCAAAAAGAAAGAGACGCAAGCCGCTGGGACGATGCTGTGTGCACAAACGACAAACTACACAAACGGCATGCTGGTCATTTTCTCGGCAATGTTTCCACAAGTGAATTCTTTTTTTTTAGCATCGGCATGGGGGGGGACTACGTTGTAATCGTCCTATGTGCGACTTTTTGTGGTCCTAGTTACGGTTGTGATGTAAAGGGTTGGGGTCGCTGCGGCGCTTGGCGTCGAGACCCTCTTGACACATGGCGCGGATCGATCTGTACACATGATCGGGTATCTGTTGACGCTTGGCCAAGAGCGACGCGTTGGCGTCCATCTCGCGCAAGAGGGCGGCGCGCTCTGCGCGCACCGCCTCCTTTTCGTCCATGTAGGCGACAAAGTCGCGTGAGCCCTCGGTGTCGAGGGCGAGGCACAAGAGACGCCCGGCCTCGGGCGTCAGCAGAGGGATGACCTGTTGGGTGCGGTGATTGACCGCGACGAAACGGCAGCGCTCGGGGAGGGCGCGCATATAGTCGAGCCTCGCCTGGTCCTCTGGGTTGGGGGCACAAGCGGGAATGGGGTAGGCGCGATGCTCAATCTCCCAGCCGTCGTCGGGCGACAGTCCCAAATCGTCGATCAGGCCGAGGCTGAGACCACTGCCCACGTCTCTGCCGCCTCGGATGGCCTTGTGCGTCATTTTGGCATCCGCATTCTCCCATCCCGGACCCAGTTGCGGCAGCGCCGCTGACGCGCCGCGGTGCTCGCCAGGCCGACCGGCGACTTGCGTCGTTGGGGTGTTGGCCATCTTTTTGGCAGGCGACTTTTTCCCTTTTCCTCGGGGCCTGTGCATGTGTATCGCGCGATGGCAACTGGCGTGTGTCCCCCCCCTCTCCTTTTTTTCTTGGTGGCCTGCGCTCGAATTGGACATTCGTCCAATGGTGTTGCCTCGTAAAAAGCGGGTCGGTACTTTTTCCACCAACGGAGAAAAAACCGGCGCCTGCGCAGCGCGCCAAAAGAGACACGAGCGCGGATCCGGTCCAGGCAGGGAGCCCCGCGCACGGCTCCCGCCATCGACAGCGGCCGACAAGCGCCGAGCAGGCCCGACTCAAAGGAAACCAGAGACCCGTACGTGTGCCGTCGTCACTCACCCAACGCCAAAAAAAACCCATCCGGGGGCTGCACGCTCGTTTCTGGATCTACCAAAGGGAGGGCGCAGATAAAAGAGCAGAGCCAAAGGACACCAACATACCCGAACGACGCGCCACAGATCGCGCCCTCTGATCTGCCCGGGTATTGCCTAGTTTGGCGATTGACCGCCCCAGCAAGAGCCATGGAGCGCGCGTCGGATGCCTACTGGTGGGTCGGGCAGGCTGAAGCGCGCGGTCGCAAGCGTACGGTCGACGTGGCGATCGGCCCGACGATTCGCGACGTGGCCATCGACGTGTGCGCAGCCCTCCGCCGCGGCCAACCGGTGGACCCTCGTGCGGCCCAAATGGTCGTCGAGGCCGCTCGTGCCGAGGGTGCGCTCGGGAGCGACATGGACGTGCTCTTTGCCGCGTGTTCGGCGGGCATGGCCTCGGTGGCTCTCACGCCGTCGATGGCTCGCGGCGGTCTGTCGCCTATCGGCTGGAGCGGCGCTCCTCTGGGCGCGACGCCCAGCCCGACTCCGTCATCCCCCTATGAATGGACGCTCCGGCAACCGACACCAACGCGACAACAAACGCACGAACCCGCGCCGGGAGGGCGCAAGCGAAGGGCCGAGGAAGCCCTTACGCCGATGCGGTCGACAAGGGACATCGCCGTCGATATCTGCCGTAGGGCCTACCGCGGTGAGGCCGTATCCTCGGACGAGATTGAGGCGCTGCGTGAGATCGCCCGCGCCGAAGGCTCGGTCGGCGCCGGGCTCATTCATGATGTGCCCGGTTTGTGTCGTGCCGCGCTCACGCTCATGGGCGAATCGCCGGCGTCAATGGCCGCCCTGGCGGGCGCGAGCATGCAGGCCCGGCGTCCCGCTCCGCCTCCGCCGCTCCCGACCCCGGCCTATCCTCGGGTGGTCCACCTCCCTCTGGCACCACGCGCCGAGCGCTTTTCCTGAACCATCACTGCCGCCTCCTGGCAACTCACCCTGCAAAGCCCTGTTCCTGTTTTTTTGCGCCCCATCCTTGTCCAAAAGACAATCAAACCTTGTGTGCGCCCGTCGCGATCGATCGGCCACGCCCCCCATTTTTTCCTACTTTCTTTTCTTGCCTGTCGCTCGTCTGAGCGGGCGACCGAACGGAAAGGCACCGCGTAAAGCACCAAAACAAAAGAAAGTTGCCCTGTGCCGGCGGCCTGCTCAAAAAGGCCGCTTGGGCGTGTCGCAAGAGCAAGAGAGCAAAAACGCAGAGGGTCCCCCACCCCCAAAAGATCCAACGCAAAAAGTAGGAAATTGCGGCGCCAACCTTTTCAGGCGCTTTAGCACACAAAAAGAGCACAAAAGAGGCCCTATGGGCACATCGCCGCATCGTCGCGTTGCTGTCGCCACATAAACAAAAAAGGAAACTCATATCGATCCAACGGCGAAAAAGCGTAGACAAATGTCGACACGTCGCGACACCGAGGATAAAGGATCTGCAACGCCAACGGGATGGCATTTCTCTTTGATCGGGTCACCATGGACACCGAGGCTACCACGAGCGCCCACCCACAGCGCAGACACAAACGCACATGGGACCACGGCACACAAACTAGCAACGAGGCACTGGACGCGTCGACGCCGTCAAAGGGGCACCACCACGACCAGGCCCATCCGCACAACGAACCAACGCCTGCGTCGCGCGGAGAAAGTTCGCCCTGCAAGCGCCTCTGCGTCACCAACTGCCCGTGGACGGACAGTCTCCAAGTTCACACCGTGTGGGGGCTGGTGGCCGATCACGTGCTGGCGAGAGCCCAAGCGCTGGACAGTTCGTCGTTTGGCGGCGGAGCCGACAAGGGTCACCTACGCGCCGCGCGCACCCTCCTCAACGTCGGGTCGACGTGTCGCGCGCTCTATGCGTTTATCTCTGCCCTATGTGTGCGCGTCGATGCGCTGGTCGGCATCGAAGACGATACCGACAAAAAGCGTCTCTTGTGGTGTGCCGTTGTGCGCACCGACGTGGCGCCCCGCAGGGCCGTCTTTGACACGGACCACAGTGTCTACCACAGCCTCCTCCACACCGAACGACTGGTGATGCGCTCCAGCCGTCTGTGCGGTAGGGACCTCGCTCGGCCAATCAAATGCAGTAGCGTCGCGAGCGATGCCATCCATCCGAGCGACCTCGACGGCTACGACACCGTTCAGCCCACGGAGGTCATTGCTGAGGCGATGTCATGCGAGGGCGATGTCGACAATGGCTGTGCCGGCGACGATCAGAAAGAAAACGACGACAAGCGAGGTGACGCAAGAGACAAGGAGGAATGCGAGAGCGACGAGGAGGAAGAAGACGAAAGCGAGGACGAAGACGACGACGAGCAAGAATGCGAGAGCGACGACAGCAGCGACGAGGATGAGGATGATTGTGGGAGAGGGGAAGATGATGTTCGGTCCTTCAAATCTACGATCGGCATCCCCGAGTACCAAGAGTTGTGGGACCTAGTCAAGTGGCCAGGCGCCGAGAATCTGCGCGGCGGCGACAAAGACGGCGAGGACATGGAAGATTTTGAAGATTATGGAGACACGCACGAAGAGGAAGAAGGCACCCTTTTACAGGCAGACTGCAAAGGGCGCAACTGGACGCTCACCATCTACAGCCACTACCACCACGGCCTCACGCTGGTCGATGTGCAGATTGTTCCTCGACGCGGCTCCTCCCAATCTCCCTGATCCCATGCGCGCCTCGGCTTCAAAAAATAAAAGGAAAAAGGTTGCTGTGATATTGGGGAAAGCACCGTTATTGTGGGATGGGCGCGCACACGAGTCGGCTGTTTCGGCCTGCGTGCCGCCCTGGGAGCGATGCGCCAGAATGCGCGCTGGACCCTTGTTCTTCTCTACACTTTTTTTCCCTTTGCAAAGGGTTTTTTGTGTGCCGCGCCGGTTGGCGCTTGTCTGCCGAAAAGATGCGCAGGGCAAAAAGTCGGCAACATCAGTCCGTCCGTTGTTGGATGCCTTTTTTGTGCATAGGGTTGGGTTTGGTCTGAACCGGGAAAAAGTTTGGAGGGAGGGGGCGTGTGGGCTTGCGTGCTGTGTGGCACAAGGAGCGACCCGCCAAGAGCGGGAGAAAAAAGACCAGCCTTTGCGCTTCCGTTTTTCTCTCCAATTTTTTGTTGCTCCCCTTTTGTCGTCGGGTCTGTTGTGCGGTCAGCGCGACGAGGACCCGCGGCGTGCACCGCCCGCAAAGCGCACAAAAAATGCGCCAAAGCAGCCACTGGATAGTCGCGGGGCACGAAAAAGGAGGGCAACAACAACCGGCACATGGTCGCCCGTCACCTGGGGCCGACAGGGTTTTGCTTCGCCTTGCCTTGTTGGGGGAACGGTCCAATGCGGTCGCGTCTATTTTTTTTGAAGACATCCAATGGCCATCGGCAATGGCGCTTTTAAAAAAGGACCAAAGCGATTCGGGTGTTTCTCCATCGCGCGCTCTCTCCTCTGCCCCCGTCGCACCTACGAGATCCACGGCACCTCCTCTGTCCAGGAACACTGCCCAATACTGACGACGACGGCGACGACAACAACAAGAGACATGGAAAGTACGAGCCACGACAACAGGGCCAAAGTGAGCGAGGGCCACAGCGGATGCGCGGCGACACCCGACGATCGTGTCGTCGATCAATGTGAACCGATCGGCATCGTCACATTGGCACCACGCGTCACCAAGGCCGCCGCCAGCTGCTGGCCCTACAGGGGGGCGCTGGGCAAACACCTCATCTCTTTGGTGCTTTGCTGCGCCGTTTCGATCCTTGTGGTCTCGATCATGCGTCCCGTAACGCCGGCCACCACCACCGCCACTACAGCCACGTCAACGCCTCTGCCGATGCAGACGCCCGTCGTGGCGCAAACCGTAGCCACCGACCAGCCCGCACCGCCAAAGTGGTGTTGGTGCCGCTTGCTCGATGCCGACGGCACGATGGCCAAGAACTGTGTCGCCGCGTTCCAGGGAGAGGAGTATTGCGTCTGCCGCTGCCCGGCGATAGAGAAATCAAAGGCCGAGCCGTCGGACCTGGACGATTACCTCGTGAGGGTGACCTTTGCCTTTGCGATCTTGTCATTGCCTGTCATCGTCGGCGTCATGATCAAGTACGACTTTCACCTGTGAAAAGTCGTCCCTTTCGTATATTTTCTTTTTTTTTTACCTGTTGAAGCACAGCAAGAAACAAATGCGTTTTTTATGAAAAAACCGATCGGCCGTTGCGTTCCTTTGGTTTTTTCCTAATTGAACCCACGTAAACCAAAAAGAAGGGGAGAAAGGACTGGGGCCGTGTTGTTGTGGGCTGTTTTTTGGGTGTCGCCAAAGACCATCTTTGGCGATTGGCCGTTTCAGGGCGCGCCTTTTTTTCGCTCGGTGTGGCGGTAGTGGCTGGTCGCCTCGCAGCTGAGGTGAAAAAAAAGAGGTAGATAAACAACAGCATTGCAATCCCTTTGCTCCTGCGACGAGGGCGTTCGTTCCGATGTGTGCCACAACGTGTGTGTTTTCATGTATGGGAAAGAACGCAACCGCCGATGCGGCCTGATCAAGAATAAAAAAAGGCCAACTTACGACCGCCCATAATGGCGCCAGTGGGCGGGTTTTCGTGCCGCGCCGCACAGACAGAGTTGGATGCCGCGGTACGGCGCCATGGCGGCGATGCGACACACCAGCGCACACTGCCGGTGATCACGCACTCATGAGCAAATGCATCTCACACCGCCGACATGCCCTTGCTTGCGTGCGCATGCCAGAAGCCAGTCTCCTAGGCACACACAAGCCCGTAAATTCTTGCCCAAAGTGCGGCTCTTTTTTTCTTTGACGAAAAAGGTAATAAAAGAAAAGACCCAATCGGGTTGCGTGCTATGCACGAAAAAAAGAGCGATTGGTCCTTTGCCTAGAGCGGACCTCAACCCGAAAAAGGACATGGCGACGCAATAAAGTGCATCGTGCAACAGCGGTAGGACATACAGCGACCGACTGGTCCAGCCGATACAATCTCTCGTTGTGCAACCGCCTCGACTACCCGGCACCGTTGATCGCGCCAAATTCCTCTAAAGAGAAAAATAGGAAAAAAAAAGAAAGTAACCCAGCCTCTGCCAGTCGCGGAGCCCCCGTTTGACAGCCACCGCAATCACCAACATGACCACCGAGACATCATCGGCGCCCCGTGAAACCGACCCCCACCGAGACGGCGCGGCGCCCACCGCCGACCAAGTGATGGCCCTGTACCCGACGATACCTGCCGACCAAGATCCCGCCATGGTTCTGCTCTTTCTGTAGATGGCCTATCCCGTGCATTACGTCGCCGACAAAGGACGCCTCTATCTCTTTGTGGGAAGGTCGCCGTCGGACTCTCATTACGCGAGATTCAACACGGTGCTGGACGACGAGGGAAACAGCATCTTTGCCAGGCGGGTACTCGACGACATGAACGCCGCGTTGATTCGCAAAGCCGAGGCAGCGCCCGCCCATGCGGACAAGACGGGAACGGCCAGCGGCCATGGCGCACCGGGCAGCAGACGCCCGCGCAAGACCGGGCGGCGCCGTAACCGCCCGAGGCCAAACTGATTTCTGCCGCGGGCCATCTGGCGACCCCCCTCCCTCTTTTCTTGTGCCTTTTCTCTCTTTTTTTTGTAAAACATGGATTGCATCAACACGGTTATTCGCTCAATTTTATATATGGACGGTGGGGAGAGGAAGGCGCGAGGCCACCGCCGGCTCGACCGAGGCCGCGATCGTCGGAACGGGCAAAAGGGATAAAACACGACCACGAAAAAAAAATCAGCGTGCCAGCACAAAAGTGTTTCTGGCTGTAGTCGTGCTCGCCGCAGAGGAAAAAAATTAAAGACTTGGACCGGATGCAACATAATATGCGATTGGCGCGTATGCCGCCTCGATAGACCAAGACGGCAGGCTGCGGGCGCTTTTCTTTTGCCATGACGCTCATCCGCTCCTTCCTTGTGGTTTTCTTCCACCTCTTTTTTTTCCGGGGCCATCTGGAGATTTGCAGTGTGGCGACAGATTTTGGCGAGGTGAACGACGATATAGTCTCTTTGCTTGATGTTGTCGTCTTATACGAGAGGGAACAATGGAAGAAAAAAAGTACAATGTCGGGTGGACAAAAGGGTGGTTCGTGGTCGGTGGGCGAGGCGCGCGACCGCAACGCGCACAGATGCGGCACCGCCGAGGTGGACCCGACTCACAGGCAGAGTTCAATGTCAAAGCGCGGCACGACGCCGATGGCATGCGACAACAGCGCGCCGTCGGCTCCCGTGCGCACCAGCACAAAGGCGTCGACGGGACACTCGGAAAAGAGGTCCACGGGTTCGCGCAGTGTGGCCCGGTCGTGCTGGCCCCACAAGCGGCGCGCGCGATCGATCGTGTCGTTGACAATGGCGCGCACGCGCATGGCAAACTCGACCGTGTCGGCGTCGGCGGCGACCATTTGGATGAGGCGCGCGTCGACAGACCAGGGATCGTGCAGGGTGGCGGCGATGGCGTCCAGCAAGAGGCGATGGGCGCACATGTCGGGCGGGCACGTCGGGTGGCCGTCGGCGTCGCGGTGCACGGGGCACACCAAGGGGTCATTCACGCGGCCCACGTAAAAGACGGGCACGCCGGCGGCCAGGGGCACGCCCGTGTTGCCCGCCACGGGCACCCAGGCCACGGGTCGCGCATCCGGTCGATCCGCGCCTTCGACAACAATCTCATAGGGCTGGTCGGCCGTCTGGAGGGGCGCCGCCGTGGCGGCCCAGCGTGCGTACCACGCCGCGGCCATCTCGACGCCGCTGGTCGTCGCAGACGCGACGCGCACGGCCTCGGGCACCGTGTGCATCCCTCGTGTGGCGTGATCATAGAGCGCCGAGAGGGCCACCACGCGGCGTCGCAGCGAGTGCACGCGCGCAATGGCCAGGCGGCGCGTGTAGAGGCCCAACACGCTGTGCAGGTCCATGGGTCGCACGGGCGCGGCGACCGCGTCGGCGAGAAGACGCATGCCGCGATCGCGGTGCAGCTGGAGGGCCTCGTGCTGCACGGCGACATAGGCCGAGCGGCCGGCGATGTAGGCCGCATTGTCGACCATGGTCGAGGGCGCATGGAGCAGGTGTGGGTCCATGCACGGTGCTGCCGTGGCGCGATGCGCATCGCACTCGGCATCACCGTGCATCCACGGCACGGGTCCAAACGCCGCGGCTGCCGTCGCGATGGCACGCGGCGACGGTCCACGCACATAGAGGCGCAAGGGCACGGCCGTGGCGAGGGCGAGGCCGGCGGTCTCGGGACGGTGCCGTCGTCCGCGGCCGCGTTCGGTCCACCAGGCGCGCTTGCGTGTGCAATACTTGGAAAAGAACAACATGGTCGCGTTGACATCGTCCGCGTCGGGGGACGGTTCGGCTGCCGCGTCGGGTGACGTTTGTTCCCACCGACCCTCCTCGTCTCTGACGGTCCACTGGCCGTCGTCGCCGTCGTCCGTAATGCCGAGGGAGCGCACGGTCTCGCGTGCCCATTGGAGGTCGTCGTCCGCAATATCCGCACACGTATCGTCGGGGGCCTGAGCAAAGACGCGGGTCGCGGCGGTGGCGTGCGGGTCCTCTGGACAGGCATCGTCGTGTGGTGTTGTGCGCATGCCGAGGTCGCTCAGGACGACGGTACCGGCGGGGTGAGCGACGTCGTCCGAGGGCGGATCGGGCGAGCGCGGCCCAAAGACCCATGGCTCCTCGATAATCATGCCCATTGTGCCGCCATCGGCGTCCATCCTACTTTTGTTGTTGGTTCAGAGGCGAGTGCGTGCGCGCTGGAATGGGGCGAGAGCAGAAAGAAAAAAAAGACCGGTAATGCTGGAGTCCCAGATGCGCGACAGCGGCGACCGAGCAAAAGGCTAGGCAGAGAGCAAGAGAGAGAGAGAGAGAGAGAGAGAGAGAGAGAGAGAGAGAGAAAAGAAAAGAGGCAAAAAGAAAAAGATTCGGTGAGAACAGCCCGCGTTGTTTCAGCGTTTTTCTTCAAATAAAAACCTCTACAATGCACGGGCAAAGAATCCAAGAATGAAAAAAAGAGGGATGGTCTGCCATACCGAAAAGTGCGCCACGCAAAGATTTCTCGATGGTTCGTTGCGACCTTGCGGGCCGCCAAAGTGGGTTTTTGCTCCTTTCGACTGGGTTCGGGTGCAACCGCGACGCCTTTTGTCTCCCGTTGCCTGCCCCACCGTTGGCTCGATCCCAGGGGCCTAAAAAGGTCTAGTATTCTCCGATTGGTCTTTTTTCTTTCTTGAAGACATTGTTTTTTGAAGACATTGTTTTGTGGCGACATTCTCGTTGGTATGAAAGGAGCGGCGCACGCCCGTGAGATTTCTTTCATCACAAGACGACCGCCACTCGCACGCACCCTCCCCTACCTGATCAACAAGTCCAGAGAGAAAAGAAAAGAGATACGTGCGCGATTCGAAAGCATAAGAGATGACGACCCGACGACACAATGCCAACCCTTTTGCCCGCGTGCTTGGCGCCGCCGCCCTGGCTCCCGTGCGCCCCGCCGCCGCAGCCGACGCGACGCCCGTCCCACCGCAGGCCTCATCGGGCACCGGCGACGTGACCACGCCGCCCGAGGTCGTCGCACCCACCCTAACGGCCGCTAGCCAGCGGTGGCGCAACTATGCGCCTCCCGTCGTTTCTGTTCCAGAGACCGCACCGACCACCAAAGAGACGCCCGAACCGGTGGCGCCCGTTGCCGCGCCTGCGTCCAGACATTCGTTTATGTCGACGCGTCGCCTCGCCTCGCGCGCGCCCTCTACCGCCCTGCTCCCCCAGGCCGAGGAAGGAGCACCAACGCGCGCGATTCGAGACAGCGCACCGGCCACGTCAACACCCGCGCCCGTGCCGACCGTTACAGCGTCGGGCGTCGGACCGGCTCGCACCCCGTCGCCGGTGCCGCATCTGCCACTTGCCGTCACTGCCGATGCGCGGACCCCTACTACGCCCTCGCCCTGTCTGCCGCGTGCCGTGCCTTTGTGCGACCCCACGCCGCTGGACGCGGCTCCCTCTCTGACGCGCCCGGCGCCGACCGAGCCAAAACTTGTCTCGGATGGCGCAGAGAGTGTGGTGGCGCTCGCCGCGGCGCTCGCCGAGGTGGCCCGTCAGCGTGCGCTCGTGGCGCGTCTGGTGGCCATCGTGGCCGCCGACTGCCCCTCGTGCTGCGCCAAGGTGGTGGGCGCCCTCGTCGATGCGCCAGTGTCCCACGGCGTTCCGACCACGGCCGCGACCGCCGCTCCCATCGCGGGGACCCCTCTGACGACGGGTCTGCCCCAACAGCACAATCACTTTCACCTGTCGATCGACTCGCGCCACGAGACCAGTCGCGCCAGCCGTCTCCGACACAAGGCCCTCGGCGTCGCGCGCAAGTCTTCATCATCTTCTATCGGGCGACGCGCGCGCCCCTCGACCCTCTGACCGTCGCGCTCTGTGGACCACCGTCTCTCTGTTTCCTCTCCTTTATTTTTTTTATTCTATTTCATGCCGAAAAAATGTACAGAATGGCCGCCACGCGACCTCTTCTTTCCCCACCAAAAAATCATGTTCCTCGTTGGTCTTTATTGCGCCCGATGGGTAGTAGCCCCTCTTTTTTTTCTTGCCGATGCACGCCGCCGCTCCACCCTGTCCCTCTTGTTTTCTTTTTTTTTTCCTGTGGCGCACGCCATTCTTTTCAGCGCGCTCGGTTTTCGTCTTGCTCCAAGCCGCGGGGCAGTGGACGCAAACCTCTCTGCTTTTCCCCTTGTCATTGGGCTCTAGAATCTGGCGCCAGATTCGCCAGGCCCACGCCGTCTTTTGTTTTTTTTTTGAAAGTAAAAAAAGGCTCTCAAACCTGGCGCCAGATTTATGGCAACGGCCAAACTTGGCGCCAGATTCGCGGTGCCGCTGCGCGCGCAAGGACAAAAGAAGATACCCCAAAAAAAGGCAGCGCTTGGATCGTCGGCATACAGGCGAGCCAAAAGGAGCAGGTTTGGCGCCGTGAAATGTTGGTTGCTATGAGCACAACGCGAGGCACTTTTTTTTTTAAAAAAAATAGGGTGAAAGAGCGCGGTGAACAAAACCAAAAACCAATGCACGATGGGCGGCCAAAAGTAAAAAGATAGAGGCAAAAGGTAGGCACACACGCAGACACTGGGAATTGTGGTGTTGGGACGAGAAAAAAGGAAAAAGGTCTATGTCTGTTTGAATGCGTCCAAGAGATTGACAACGAGCCGCCCGGTGCGGTGGGGCGCGAGGTCGACGGCAAAGGAGAGCGACGCGCTGGCCAACGCGCGCCCGATCCATTCGCATGGCTCGGGCACGATTCCACGCGGTCGCGAGGGGCACGTCGCAACAAGGTCGGACGGGAGATGTTGGCGCCACGCCTCTATGTAGTGACGACGACGGCCCTTCTCAACGGCCACCGCTGCGGCCCGTCTGGCGCGTCGCCGTCTGGTGGCGTCGGATACAGACCCATTGACATCGTCGTCCCTGTCGCTGTTGCCGTTGTCGACGTCGTCCAAGAGGGCTAGGGCTTCGTCATAGAACGAGGGGGGCGCCACGGTGAGGTCCAACACGCACGGGCGACCGTCGAACGAGAGCGCCGAGCGCGCCGACACGTGGACGCGCAGCACGGACGGCGGCTGTCGCGTGTGGCTCCAACGGCAGTCGAGTCGCGTGCCGTCGGCCAGGATCACGTGACCGTCGCCGCGGGGCACGGCGTAGCGGGTCCGGCCGCCCTTTCGCAACATCGCCCACATCTCGGCGTACACCTTGCACGGCCTGGTGTTGCTCGGCGTTGCGCAGGTCGGCGACGGTCGCACACACAACAGACCCGACCCGTTGCCTGGCATGCCCTCGTTGAACGTGCCTGAAAAAACGAGCCGCCGGGCGGCGTCGTAGAGTTTGCCCTCGCCGCTGGGCAGGTCGTCTTCCCACAGACCCTCGTAGATCGTGGTCCCGTCGGCCGTGCGCACGAGGCCGTGGCCCGATCGCACGCCCATAGACAGGCCGCCACGGTAGATGGCGCGCGCACCCGCTGTCTCCATCAGGCACGGTCCGGTGGCGTCGTAGAGAGCGCTGCGCACGCCCGTCTTGTGATTGATTCGTTTGCCGGCGCGCGCGCACGTCACGCTGCCGTCGGAGCGTCGAGAGACCAGGAGGGGCACCCGACCGGACGGAAACCGCAGGCGAGGGGTGCGAGCGGGTTGGACCTTGTCGTCGTTGTCGATGGTGAGGTCCATGCGCAGGGGCACACGCGGAGGAAACGGCCCCGCGCAGTACCACACGACGTCGTCGACAGTGACGTCCGCGGTCGAACGCGACCACGCGTGTGCCCACAAGGTGCGGCCATCGGCGTCGGCCAGCATGAGCGCCAGCGTCACGTCCGTCTCGTTGAAATAGCGTGGGCCATCTGTGTAAAGGCAGGCCGTGTGTCTCGGCGGCGAGGCCGAAATGCGGCAGGGCCACATGTAGGCGCCCATCGGACGCGCGTATCGAGGCCGCGAACCAGAGTCGGCGGGATCGTGCCAAAAGCGCGGTCCGTTGTATGCGTTCGACGGGCCAACGATCGACGCTCGGTAGGCGGCTCCGACACCAAAGGCCTCGACAAACGTCGGGGGAACATGCCGGCACGTTTGTAGGCCTTTGTCGTCATTGCCAGAGCGTCCGACCGATGGCAAAGGATCGACGTCGTCGTAGAGCGTACCTCGGCCGCGTGTCTCGGCCGCCGAGCGAGCGATGCGCGCACAGCACGCTGCCAGCGCTCGGCCGATGGGCATGGCCCAGGACGGCACGGCCTCGGGCGCGCTCGTCGGATCGCTGCGGCCCGCGGCCGGGTCCACAGTCTCTGACGGAACGGCATCGTCGGGCACGTCCAACGCGGCGAGTCCTCTGGTGAAAAACGCTGGGTCGGACACGACGTCCGTGGTGACGCCGTGGCACAGATGGTCAAAGCGGCAGCGGCCCACATGTAGGTCGTAGAGCCGAGCGCAGAGGCGCGGGTCCGACGCCACACGGCGCCAATCCCTTGATACGGAGGCCAGGCGCGCGAGATCGACCAAACTACAGTAGCGCGCGATGTGCAGGCGAATCTCGTCCGAGAGCCACGCGACCGGGGATAGGGTCGGTACGCAAGAATCGTCGTACAGCCTGTCGACGGCGTGCGTGTTTTGTAGATCCATGTCGGACCATGACGAGGAGGGGCATTCGGTGCGCGCACGCTTGGGAAGCAGGGCTCGGTCTTTGTCGCGAGACTCTTGGCGGCCGTCCTCGCATACTGTCTCGGCGCGCCGCCCGTCGCCAAAGTCGCGTGATCTCTTGGTGCCCGATGGCGTCGAGCGTTGAATAGGCAGACAGGCGACCATGCAGTCCTGGCTGTTGATGTCGTCACCATCGGCGTGGACCGCATCTCTCCTCACACACACCTCCATTGGGGTGTTTCTTTTTTTTTTTTTCCTACTCTGCTCTTGGTATCGCTTGGATCGTATACTCGTGTGGTTCCAAAGAGCGAGTAAATTACAGGCAAAAAGCCAACACCGGACGGCGCCACCCCTTTTTCTGCGTGCCAATATCGGTTCCCACACAAAAAATTCCCGGCCATACGCCCAATCATAAGAGACAGGGTAACCAATCCCACAGGGATAACTAAAAAAGACAAAAGCAATTCGGTGCCGTTGCCCTTGGGGCCTGTGTTTTTTCCAGATTTGTTGGTGTCCATGTCGGTCGCGAGCAGGACTATTGGAGGGACCGCGCGCCGTCCCGTTGACACGTGCAGAGGACCCTGTTTAAAAAAAAGACCCCATGGGTGCCAAGAAGCCAGCGACATACAAAAAAGAACGGACTGCGAAAAGTATAGTCTGCGCGCCGGTGCCTTTGCGCGGCGGGTCGACCGCGCGGCCTGGCCTCGCTGTTTTTTTCTTCTATGCCGCCGACCCAATGCTGTCGCTGCAGCCTCCATCGTGGTCATTCTTTTTTTTTTTGATTGTCGCTATCCCCTTTTATTTGTTTCCATGCGTGCATTCTTTTTTTTCTTTCGCCGCAACCGTTTTCGAGGGTGGGCAACGTGCGCGCGATCTCGGACAAGGCCGTTGTGCACATAGCGTGCTTGCTGTGCCGAGAGCCAAAGGAAAACACACACACACACACACACACACATAGAGAGAGAGAGAGACGACACCTGCGCGCAAGCACGCAGCAGAGACCGAGCCCAAAAGAACGGGTCGGGCAAAGAGGATACCAGGACAAGAGCGCCCGTTGGCGGCCTGTGGGACTTGTTGTTGTGCGGTGAAAGAAAAGAATGGAGGCGCGTTTATCGACAGTGGCACCAAACACGCTGGGACCTTATGCCGGCGTTTTGCCGTGGGCGCGCGTGCCCGACACGGGCGAGGTCGTCGTCCTCTTGGGCCAGGAGCGATTCGAGCCCGGCTGGCGTGACGGCGGTCGCTGGTCCGACTTTGGAGGTGGAACCGAGCCCGCCGTCGACCGCGACCGGATCGAGGCGGCCGCGCGCGAAGCCTACGAAGAGACCATGGGCATGCTGGGTTCGCGCGCCGAAATCGAGGCCGCTCTGCGCGCTGCCGCAGAGGCGGGCGGGCTTGGGGAGGCGCGCTCGCCCAAAGGCGCCAGCGTGTTCCTGTGGGAGGTGCCCTACGACGCTGCGTTGCCGAGGCAGTTTGCGCGCGTGCGGGCCTATGCCCTAGAGGCCGCGGCCGCCCGCGACAAGACGGACACCACGGGCGGTCGTTTGTGCGCCACGCCCGCCAAGGGCTACTATGAAAAGAGAGCCGTGGAATGGGTGCCTGCATCGACGCTTGCCGGCATGGTCGACGATGCCCTGCCCGTGGCCGAGGTGCGTGCTCGGGGGCTCGTCCCCCTAGACGATCGAGGCCTTTTGCGTGACGACTTTGCGCGGACCATGGCGCGTCTTTTCCCTCGCGTTGGCGCCAGGTCCACTGCACGCTAGCGCCCACGCGCGCCTCCCGGCCCCTCTCTCCTCTTTCCCTTTTTTTTTGTCAAATGAGAAAAAGGTTGGCTATTTGGCGGGTGGATGTTTTGTGCTTTTTTGTTGCACATTCCACTCCATAGTGCCACGTCAGTCGCGCCAGTGGGTGCTTATCGGCGCAGCCGCTTTTTTGCTGTCGGGCGGCTGACGCGGCGGTGCGAGTGCGTTCTTGCCGACTCTCCCCTTGGGTGCGCAGCGTCGGCACGGACCCGCTCGTGCGGCCCTTTCTCGTCGACAGATCATCTCGGGGCGCCCCTTCCGTACGAACATTCTTTGAAATTCATCGTCGGCTCAAAAAGACGCCATTGGTTCAACTATCGCCACAAAACAAGCCCAAGAGCGTGGGGCTACAAAAGAGCAGCGGAAGCGCACGCCATTAGCCCGTCACCCACACGCACATTCGCCTTTTTTCCACACCGCTCGCGTGCCCTCTTCTTTTCTTCTTCTTCTTTTCCCGGCCACCGGACTCTGCGTCGGTGCGTTTGTGGTTCCGCCGCACGCACACACACACACACCGCCACCCCCCTCCTCAAAAAAGCAGGGCGCTCCCCTCTCCATTGAGCGCACGCGCAACAAAAGGGTCCACACGAGCGCCTCACCACAAAGTCAGAGAAAAGGCCAACCAAGAAAAGTTTGAGGAGCACAGTCGCACGACCCGAGGAAAAGGGGGCGCGCCAAGAGGGCAAAAGGCAGGTGGGGGGCGAATCAGCAGAAAGAAAAGGGGACCCGCCGCCGACGACAGCACCTTCCGCCTTTTTTCTTTTCTCCTCTCCTTTACTTTGTCGTTGTTGTCAAGAAGACCTGCAGAAATGGAACAAGGCCCCAAGACAGAATCGCTGCAACGACAACGACAACCCATGCACCCACATGCCGCCGCTGCACAGACGCGATCGGAACGGCGGCGCGGCAGCTGCATGCAGCGCCTCCTGGTGGGCGAACTGCGCTCCTACTCGGCGGCCTTTGAGGGCATGGCCATGTTGGACACTGTGGCGACGGCATTGATCGGCGGCGTGATCAACAGCGGTCGCGCCTACCCCGGCGCCAAGGTCCTGAGTCTCACGGCGCTCGACCACGACGCGTACCCGGCCGGCAGCGGCCTCTGCACTATGGTCTGCGTCGTGCGCTGGTGCGGTCCGCCCGGCGTGGCGTGGGTGGCCACAGATCTCGACATAAACCCGACGCGCTTTCCCGAGAGCGACGTCATTGCCGAGGGCGCACTGCCCGACGGGCTCGTCGTCGAATTTCATCGCGCCGGCCTGCTCAACACGCCACGCATGTCGTCAGAGGCGTCGCGGCCGTTGCCTCCCCCGCCGCGATTCGTGATCGCCGCGCTGCGGCCTCGCCTGTGTGCCACGGTCGAGGTGGCGCCCGACGGATCGATTTCGCGCCGCCCCACGCCGCAGGCCGATGACGCGTGCCCTGATCACGACAGGGTGTGGCGCACCCCCGAGCACCTGGTCAGACCTCTGACGACGGTGACGCGCCAGAACATTGCGGCGGTGGGGCGCTGCCTGTCGGGAACAGTGGCGCGCGACGCCGTGCCCGCCTCTGTGACGCGTGCCGTCGCCAAGGCCATTGTGTCCACGCTGGCGTCGATCAAGACCCCGGCCTCTACTGCAACCAGCCCTGCAGATGTCGCGACGGTACGGGTCTCTCACACTGCGTGCAAGATCGCCAGTCGGGAGCGACGTCGACGAGACACCCAGCAACAACAACTACTACAACAACGACAAGAGGCACGACCGACGGCACAAAAGACACGAATCGCGCGATCGTCGGTGACCTCGTCGCCGACTCTGACGCACCGGGCTTGTCTGCCGTCGCCCAAAGGCTCACCAGCGACCTCCTCGGGCGACGGCGATGGCAACGCGATACGCGCACAGACTCTGGCCGTCGTCGCCACGTCGCCCTCGATCGTCACGCACGCAAAGTGTGCAGCCGCCGACTGCGCTGCGGCATCCAAGGCCGCCACGGGCAAGATTGTGCGCGTCGAGTGCACGGCCGGCTGCCGCGTGACCTTTCACCGTCCGTGCTGGCGCGCCATGGCGATCGGCGCGACTGACACGCGCCCCTGTATGACGCCTGACTGCTGGGGGATGTGGGCGCGCGTGTCATCATCGACACGCCGCGCCGTCGACGGTGCGGAAACACCGCCCTATGTCGAATGGTCGCGCACGGCGCGACGATCGCCTGCGCCCGCCGGTGTGGCGAGATCCCTATGCGGGGATCGGTCCGCCGCTGCGCACAAGCCGTGCCCGCCAAAGGCGGCGTCGCCATCACCCGCACCGCCGTGCGCGGCGCCGGCTGGTCCGATCCGTTCTGCCAAGGCCGACGATAAAACGACCGGCGGCGCTGGCGATGTCAGTGATGGGTACGTGGGGCGGATACGACGCCGGAGGTTGCGCCAGAGGCAGAACGGACCGCCCCACAAGCGCCTGGACCCGGTCAAGACTCTGGCGCGTGTCGCCGACGAGGCGCCGTCGATTGTGGTGGCAGGCGGTGCCACTGTCGAGAGCGCCATGGCCGAGCAGGAGATGACGCGCGCCAGGCGCCGCCTCGCCATCATGCCCGTCGTGCGAGGCGGTGCCGCCCTCGGCCAGACGGTTCCCAAGACCAAAAAGGCGCGCGCGACGACGACAAGGCCGGCCAAAGGACAGCGCGCACACGGCAACGACACACCGTCGCCAGAATCAAAGACGTCCATCCAGGCGACAGAGGCCATTGGCACCGAGGAGATGCGCAAACCAGAAATCGCACCGACAGACCTCAACGGCGCGTGGGCGGCCTTTTTCGAGTGGGACAGCGTGCCGCCGTCGCTCGTGCCCGAGGCGCCAGCCGCACGTCCGTCGACCGAGGGTCTGTGGACGCCGCCGCCCCTCTTGGTGATGGCCGGCGGAGGCACGGCATTGTGCTGCCCCGCGGCTGTGTGGTCGTGCTTTTGCCAGCGCGCCCTGGCGGCCTAGATCGGTGGGCGTTCCGTGCCGTCATGTAACCGAGAGGGCGAGAGAAACTCAGGAAAAAAAAGAAGGGAGCGCGCACGCGAGACCGGATCGTTGCCACTGACAACAATACGCGAGACCCCAACGCTGGCCTCTTTTCGCAATCATCCCACTGCCTTTTGGCATTTTTTCCCTAAAATAGTCCTTTTATGCGGCGCAGAGCAATCGCCATGCTTTTTTGTGCGGTTGCCAAAATCCTCAAAAACAACACAAGAAGATGCCATCAAAAAGACCGTCGGCGCCGGCAGAGAAAGGTGTCGGCGCCGACGATTTTTGGCTGCCGCGGCGGAATACCGCGCCCCTCTGGGCGGCCACACAAGGCACGCCGCGCGACCTGCCTTTTTTTCAACAAACGCAGGCTGGTAAAAAGACGCGGCCGCAGACTTTTTTGGAAGTCACGACTAACGCTGGGGAATGGCTGGCTATTAGCCGGCTAGCTGGCTAGCCGCCACCTCGAAGCCAACCAGCTAAAGCCGGCTCCGGACCGAGTGCCAGGGCGAGTTCGGAGCGGCGTCTTCTTCTCGCATGTGCTCGAATCGCAAGCATGTCGACTTGCCTACACCCAATTACAATAAAGATATTTGTTAAGTGTCTCTAAAAAAAAGAAAAAAGGTCATCGAATAGTTTAATCCTGATCGGTGATTGGTGACTAACGACCAACAACTTTCCGATCCAATCCTCTTCTTGGTGGATGTCCTTTTTATTGCTCTGGGGAACCATCGTTAAGGGACCCCAATAGCGACCTACATGACGGACCACAACCTCCAGACGCCACTATTTCGAGCCACGAGCACTCTCCCGCTGTACCCGGGCTTCTCGATGGAACGGACCGTATCTGTGCACTGCAGCCGCCCCGCACCGGCTGCGCACGCAACCTCAGAGTGTAGGGTCACTATCCGAACCAAGGGAAGGTGGTGGGACAAATCGCAGGCCACCCCACCGACACGACTGCTATTCCACGACAAGACAGAGCGCATTGTTATGGCTCTGAAGCACGCAGACGAGCCTATTGATTGGCAGGATGTCAACGTTGCCTTGAAGTACAGTGGCATTGTCGTGGGCGATTTATTGAAGATTGACGGTAGTCAGTTTGAATAAATACGACCACAGTCGGTGAGTGGTCACTCTGTCGACTTATTCTTCTGTGCTTTCGGAGGCTCGAAAGTGCTATGATTCATCATGCCGCAATTGCACTCCACGGCGTGCGCCAAAAACTCTCCCATACCCTCGAAGTTGACGGCGCGACCGTCTGTCGACGAAAAAGACTCGCCGCCCGTTGCGCGTGGCAAGGCAGTCAGGTCGCGAAAAAAGTCCGAGTGATCCTTTGCCGCTCGATCGCGGACTGATAGTTCGTAGGTCTTGTACCACGTGTACGCGCCGTAGGAGACCGTTGTGCAGAGGACAGCCGAAACACCAAGCGTCGCGATGGTAGGATGGGAGAGCAGTTCGCGAAGTGGGCCAGAGGTTGTGGAAGCCATTACTGTTGGTCGGGCAAAGGAGAAGGGCCGCAAGCGCACAACAGGCCTTTTACGTTGCCGTCTATGTATCACTACGTCGGCGCTTCACGCCAGGATGACACTAGTATCCCTGTCGCGGAATTGTAAGTCCAACATGGTCGGGCATATCCCTGCAACCATGCAGACCACTGGGCGAACGGTGAGTAAGGTGTAATGTAGCATTATAAAAGGGTCGCTCTGGTTTTGTGTGCAAATTGTGCACGCTAACAACCTCAGTGCCGTAGGTTCGAATCCCATTAACACCGGCTATGAGCCGGCTTGACCCTAAGCTGGGACCGAGCCGGCTAGCCGTTGCCCAGCGTTAGTCACGACCCAATTTTTTCGTGACCTCCTTTTGCGGCCTCGAGTGTTTGGGCGCTGCGGTCTGTCCGCTCTGTTGCGGACCGCACCCGCGGCGCACGTCGGGAAAAAAATGGCTTGCCAAGAAAAAGACAAAACAGCACCGACGCCTGTGTATTTTTGCAGACACAACTTGTTTCGCACATGGGACCAGAGAAAAAGACGGATTATCAAAAAAAAAAAGAAACACAAAGGGGGACCGAGGCCCACCGGCCGACTTATTGTCGCCACGGCCGAAAGAAAAGGGACAAACCAATGCCGAAGATAGCCTCGTCCATCGTCGGCTTGTTTTCTTTTGCTCGTGTGCCTCTTTCGCAGGAACCAAAAAAAAAACTGCCGGCGCAATTCGCACGGCCACACACGCCCCGATGGATGTCGGTGGTGTGACAAAAAAGGGACCAATGGGCAGAGCCGCCAAGGCGAGACAAAAAGGGGCCAAGACGCCGCGAGGACCGCCAAAAAGAGGAGCGGACGCGCACAACCACATAAATACGCGGGACGAAACAAAAAGAGCGTACCAAGCGCCCAATACGGACCCCGCCAAAACAATTGGATTACGGAAAAGAGGGCGCCTCTTTTTTTTTACAACCGTCGCTTCACTCTTTTTTTTTGTCTGCAACGAGGACATCTTTTTATTGGTGGCAGGCGCAGATTCTTTTTTTTTTTACTACAAGCACAGTCGTCACCACCAGCACCGGTGCAACGACGAAAAAAAGCAGCCCGTTCCGCCGCCACTCTGCCTGTGCATCATGTCTTTTGTCTCGGCCCAGTCCGCGCCCGCGCATCGCACGAGGGGCGCGCGGTCCGTTTCGAGTGAGACCTCCCCGGGCATAGCGGCGACCAAACCCCCCGTAACCGAGTCGACTGTGGCGGGGTTCATCGTACCGGGCCTGGTCGTCGTCGAACTCCAACGCGTCCCCTATGCCGATCCGCTCTCGTCGCTGGGCACGCACGTGTCTGATATCGTGGTCACGGCCGCGCGCAACCTCAAGGGCGCTTATGTGGGCGACGTGCGCCTCATGGCCGCGTACATCATGGACCGGCGCGCACCGGACAACTTGGCGCCGCGCGATCCGGCAAAGGGAGAGGCGGACTACCTGTCTCCTGGAAACGACGGCAACGGCGGCTGCGACGACATTTGCACCCTGTTGTGCGTGGCCTCTTCGAGCCTAGGCGGGTCGAGCCACTGGGTGGGTCTCGACATGCAGTGCAGCCGCGAGAGCGCGTGCCCGCGGGGCAGGCGCCCGCGGCGCGGGCGCAAGTGGTTCTCCATATCGGTCGCGCCGGCGTCACTCATCGGTTGCTTCACGCGCCATGCGACCATCAACGCCAGCGGCATCATCGACCGCAAAGAGGCCGACGCTGCAGGGTGCGCGACGTGCGCACGCACGTGGTCGGGCTTTACGCTGGCCATCGCGAGGACCCAGTCCCGCGAGCGGGTCAACGCGGCGCGCCTGGCTGCTCTCACGGCTGCGTCGCTGCAGGCGCGCCGTTCGTTTCGATGCGAAGCAGGCATCATTGACGTCTTGTGCGCGGGCGTCATCGCCGTCAAAGAGGTGGCGCCGCTCATACGCGCGTGCGACCCGCGGCTGCAGCGCGCCGAGCGTGCCCTCTCGGCGTTGGCCCGGTACGTCGAGGGCGCGCTCATGCTCTGCCTGTGGGCCGACCGCTTTGACGCGACAGAGGCCAAGCGCATCATCGGCGAAGCCGACGCGCGCGCAGCGTCGGCGCTTCCCGAAGCGGCGCCGCGTCTCAGGCGTGCCGCCGACGTGCTCGACTCGGTGGTGGCCGTGGCCGTGGCCGCCGGCGTCATCATTGCGCGCGCCAATGTTGCCGCTGCGGATGCCGTGTGCGCGGCGGCAGGGTTCAACGGGAGCCCGGTGACCTTTACCCACATGCGCGACGCCCTGTCGAGCCTGTCGCTGGCCGCCGTGCTCGACCAGAGCGAGGAGGACATGGCTGATTGGGCGCGACGCGCATCGGCGTGTTTTATGAGCGCGCGCAAGGCCACGATCGAGGCCGGTATCAGGGCGGCTGCTGCTGCTGCTGCCCTCTCTGCTCAGACGGTCGCCAGCGAGGCAATGGCGCCAGATGCACACGGCGATGCCGCCGCTTCCAGAAAAGACCAAGATCGGCGCGAGGCACGCCATGGCTCAACGCAAGAGCGCGACGCCGTCCCGATCGCACCGAGCCGGCACGCTACCGCGCCCAATACTACCCCGACGTCAACGACGACGGCAAGTACAGTGGCATTGCCGTGCGCAAGCAGCGTGTGTCGCGCAGAGGGGCGTCGCATCGTGTCGGGCTGCGTGGTGACCGTCGAATGCGATGCCCACTGCAGTGTGTCCTTTCATCGTGCGTGCTGGGAGGCTGCGCACATTGCGCTCGAGACAGGCGATGCCGACAGCGAGGGTGCGCCGTGCGCCACGCCAGACTGCCAGGGGCGGATTGTGCGCGTCACCTCGGCACGCTTGCGCGCTGTGGACCGTCCGCAGCGCATCCTGTGGCAGGCAGAACCCAGAGACCGTCACCGTTCTCGCGCACAGGGTGCGCCGTCGTCCCCATCACAACAAAGCAATGACCAAGGCCACGGGCAAAGTCGTACGAGCGCACACAACAAATCGCATCGGCAGCGTCAAGAGAGCCGACACGACCGAACGCATCAACGACAACAAGAATGGCAATCAAACGATCCCGATGACACGCGCCGACAGTCTGCGTGCACACCTGTCGATGGTGGTCGTGTCGAGGATGACGCTGCCCAAAGCACATCTAGTGGATGTGCGCGCGTGGACAGCGAGCAAAGGCAAAGGGACGCAACCGCAACGCGCGACGATCAGCGTAGAGTGCTAGATCGGCGAGATTCAGCGGTGACCGCCGACTCGGCAAGGGAGGCAGCTACGACTGTGCCCGATGCGGCGGCACCCCTGGTCAACGCCACGCCCTACCAAAAGCAGCGTCAGGCACGCGAACGGCTACCGCTCAAGCGCAAGCGGCCGCGCGACCGCACGGGACGACGGCAGCGATGCCATGTGGCGGCGCAGCAAAGGCAGCAACTCTTGGTGATGGCCGGGTTGGCCGAATCCTTGACGACGGGCGAACTATGCAAAGCAGAGGACACAGCGCCGACGAATCCGTCGCCTGGCGATGCGCCTGCGATCGCCGCTGCTGCTGTCGCTTCTGCCACAGTCGCCTCCACAGACGACGCGTTGTGGCCGTGCTTTTTCGTTCCCGATCCCGTGTAACCTTTTTTCCCGTCTCATCTAGTCAGTCTCGTTTTCACCCAATTTTTTACAACCAACCTTTTCTTTGTGTGTCTTGGCCGTCCTCCTCCTCTTTTTGGCAGCAAGAAACGAAAAAGAGAGAGAAAAGGCGATGCCATAAAATAGAGAGAGAGAGAGAGAGGATGCACACAGCAGGACTGCCCTTGGTCACCGCCGCAACTGTGGGACGTGGGGCGAGCAAGGTCTACAGAATCGTGGCACGGAAGAGACCAGGCCGCGGCAGGCGATGATTGTCGCTCCGGTTGCAGCGGGACACTATCTCGCCTTGGTCCTTTTTGAGTATACCACCCGATGGTCATTTCTTTTTGGCAAGTGCAGAATAGGTGCATGGCGTTAGTGTCTTTTTTTTCGGCATTTTTTTCTCCCATGGCGACCGTGGCCGTGGCCATTTTTGCCTGTTGGCCCTTTCGCAGGGTTTCTCTTTTTTGGAGCGAGGCTTATCTCACAAAGTCGACCCTCGCTGCATGGCCGCCTTTTTTCCAAAGCACGGCCTCAAAAAAGGGGAGCGTGCTGTGATTGGCCAAAAAATAGGTCGACCTTTTCACTGCATTAAAAGGCGGCGAGTCTGTTCGCGTTGGATTGCAACCGAACAAAGGGATCATCCCGACGCACAATCCAACACCGACCCGCGCTGCGCATCCACTCGGATCGTCGCGCGCCAAGTTTGACGATACTGATACCGACTCGGACCTGAAACAGTCCCCCCCCCAAAGAACATGCACACCGACCAAGGCCGCAACAGAAAAAGCATGTCGACGCACCGCTGTGACACGCCGGTCACCGCTTCTTTGGCGCGTGCCACCGCGGGCGATCACTGTGCCCGCAAGCGTAAACATCCCACCGTCGACAGTGGCGCCGACGCCACGCATCAACACCAACGCCGTCCCGCTGCGTGTGAGATGCGCGTGAGCCCCCAATCGTGCACAGACGACGATTGTATCTGTCTCGCGCCGAGACACTCGGCATCGAGCGCGACGCACGAGACGCTACAGTGGTTGCGGGCCGCGCTGTCCCCGATCGACTGCGACGCGCCCCTGACCGACGCCCGGCCCCACGCGAGCGCGCACACCAACCTCGTCGCCCTCCTCCGCTGGGCGCGCGCCGTCCTCTACGAGGACGACGTCGCAGACGACGCCGTCGGTCCGCGCGAGGGAACCGATGCCGAACGCGACCACGACTATGTGCTCATGCGCGCCGCCAGCCGGGCGTTTGGTGCCAGCGCCGACGAGTGGAGATCGATCAACGCCGCACCGGGGCGTGTGCGCGACGGCGTACCGGGCAACGAGATCGTCGCGAGAGCGCTTTGGACGGTGGAGCGCCTCGAAGCGGGCATGCTCGCCGTCGCGGACGCGCGCACCGCCGCGCACGCACGCCTAGAGGCCGTGGCGGCCATCAGGCGCCTCTCGCCGCGGCGCGACGGAAAGGACGCCCCGCGGCATGCCGATCCGTGTGCGTGGCGTCACGCAGTCGCCGCCGTCGGGGCAGCCTACCGGTCTGCCATGCGACGGCGCCTTGTGCGCATCTATGTCGCCTATGCTCCGGTGACCGCCCAAGTCGATCGCATGCGCGATATGGGCGACGAAGCACCCGCCGGGGACATACCGACGCCGCGCTCTGTCAGGGCTTGGTTTGCAGCGCGCGACAACAACGACTCTGCAATCACTACAAGCGACGCTGTCGATACGGCCGCCTCGCGTGCCCATGCGCGCACTGGGAGGGCATGCAAGCGTGCTCGGTTGACGCCGCCTGTCTGTGTCGGCGTGTCGCGCGGCGCCACATCTTTGCCGTGTCCCTGAGCGTGCCGGTGTTGTCGGTTGCTCTTTCTCTTTTTTTTTCCAACCCTCAAAACTGTTTTGTGTTGCCGTGGCGGTAACACACGTGTATAATATAATAAAAGAAAAAAAGGAAACCTCCTCTGTGCTTTGTATTTTTGCGCTGAAACAAGAAGAAGATGCGTTGGGCCTGCGCGCGACTCTCTCTCTCTGTATCGGTGCTGGCTTTTCCCATTGAGCGTGCTCGGCAGACCCGACACACACACGCGCGCGCACAAAGAGAGCCGGCAGCAACGGCTCACACGCTCACAATGGCAATAAGAAAAAGGGCCAGCCCCAATCAATGTGCACTTGCGTTTTTATTTGCCTTTTTTTCGCGCTCGGCTTGTGCCGCTCCCGCGCAGAGAGGCGACGAGGCGGGAGCCCCGGTTTTTTTCACGCTCGATCGTTGCCCTCACGTCTCCTTTATACCGAGAGGCGATATTTGGATAGCGCTTTTTTGTGCTCTCCCATAGAGCCTTTTTTGTCCTCTCTGTTCGTGAGGCGCACAGACAAAGAGAACAAAAAAGAAGAAAAGTCAGGCCGCCATGCGATCTCAGCGATCCTTGCGCAGACTTCTTTTTTTTTGGTGTCGACGCGGGGCTCTGACGGTATTGGCTCGTCGAAATTGCGCCCAACCAGGAGGCCGCGAAAAAAAGAAGAGAGGAGACGACAAGGGCGGGCCGCCAAAAACAGCCCCCTTTTTTCCTCATCCAAAAGAGACAGGAAGACCGTCTTTACGGTGTGGCGTGTGTTGTGCTCGCGGCCTTTGGCACAGGCCCCCAAAACCAAACAAACACCACATAACACTTTTTTTTATTTTTTCCCTCGCAGATTGCGATGGACGACACACACGCCGTCTCTGGAACCAGCGCGCCAACGCCAGCGCCGGACCGCAAACGCAAGCAGCCCCTTTTGGATGGATTCGACAGGGCGCTGGCTGCGCTGGCCGGTCGCGGCAGACTCGACCAACCGTACGCCGATGACGCCGACCGTCGCATGGGCGGCATCCAAAGGCCCACCAGCGTGGCCGGCCGACTAGCGCGCATGCGTCGGTCACGTCCCGCGCCTCCCGACAGCGCGTTGCCGTTGCCCGCGGCGCTGTCGCCTCCCGCCGACGACCGAGCCTGCCTGGCCGTGGACGCGCTTTTCGACTGGCTGGACTCGATTGTGCTAGAGGACAGCGTGGCATGGGACGCCGTCGATCTCGGTGCCGCGCCCCATGGCGCCGCGCTCACGGCGTTGGTCATTGCCGAATGGATAGACGATTGCTTTTGCGCGCGCCTTTCAGAACGCCGCCCTCTCGTTCCACGCGCGCCCGTCGCGATGTGCGCCGCCGCCGCACCGGCCGCCCCTGACAAAGGCGCCGAGACGGGCGATTTCAATACCGATGAGGTCGCCGCAGCCTTTTGGTTCATGGAACAGTTGGAGGCCGGCATGTGCGGGCACGATACGGTGCGGGTCCGCGTGGGTCTCGATGACGCTCAAGGCGACGCCGTGTGTCTGCGGCTTGCCGCAACGTCTGCCGTCAAGCACCTCGCCCCCGACTATGAAGACGTCACCGAGATCTTTCACGACATGGGTCTGGGTCGCGCCATCGTCGGCATCGGCAAGACGTACCGCTCTGCTCTGCGAGCCCGTCTCGCGCGTCTCTATGCCACCTACCTGAACTTGGCCAGAGCCGTCGACGCAGCGCGGCGTGCCGGGTTCCCCGCGCCGCCCGGTGCCATACCCACCCCGCGCTCGGCGCGATCCTGGATGGCGGCGTGTCCCGACGGCGCGCACATCTTTGCCGCAATGTGGTCATCGTCGTCCGCAATGGCGACGGCGACGACGACAATGGCAATGCCAGTCGCTCCGATTGCGCTGAACACCTCGGACGTAGGGGTCGACGCGCCGTGTGCGGAGCCGCCCGGCAAGCGCCGTCGCCGGGCGTCACCAAGGGGCGGGTCGTTGCGTGTGCGCCGCCGACCGAGGAGAGGGTGCCACCAAGAGTAACCTACCAAGAATGGCGGGCGAGCGCGCCACCGCTGATGTTAGGAATTTTTTTCCAAAAGAAAAAGCGTAAACTCTTGCCGGCCGTCGGTTGCCAATTCTTCTTTTGCACACGGATTTTTTTGTGTGTTGACTTGCCGTCCTCAATGCGTCGCCCCGGTTCGGAGCCAATACTGGGCGGGCGCAAAAAATGGCGGGGTCCATCGGAGGCCGATTTGTCTGTCCTTTTTTTTCACCACGACAGGAGCCGCGCCAAAAAGGCGCGCAAGGGCGACAAGAGGGCGTCATATATGCGCGCATGCGCGCACTGGATGGTCCGCACACGCCACACGATCGGTGCCAGCGCCAACGGCGGCAATGTAGAAAAACGACGGGCACAACGGCGTCAATTTTGCCTTTTATAAACAAGAAAAGAAAAGATTGTGAAAAAGGGGGCTCTTTGTGCCCGCCGCGCCGACTAGGGAGAGAGCCGCGCGCGAAGAAAAAGGGAGAGACGGGAGAGCAGATAAAGGGCGCGTGTGTGCGACCTTTTCCCTCGGGTTTGTCGGTGCGCCCACGACGCAACAAAAGATAGCGCCAATGCCGACAGACCGCGCCCTTTACCCCCCCCCGGCCCCTGAACCCAAATGATTGCCTGGCCGATTTTTTTTCGATTTTTTTATTCACAAAGAGAGGTCTGGGGGTTCGGCGGGCGAGCGCACGAGGGCCTGCAGGTGGCGCGCGAGCACCCGCACTTCGTCGGGCAAGCGCGCGGGATCGATCAGGTCGAGCGGAAACTGTTCGAGATCGCGCGCCAGCACGTGCATCCGGTAGTCGGCGACGAGCCGGTTGAGGGCGCGGTCGGTGTCGACGGCGGGACCGACGGCCGACGCTGCGCCGCGTACCCAAGCCAACGCCGCGGCGGGCGAGTCAATCGACGGCGCATAGGACACGGGCACGGCCGCGCGCACGCGCCTCGGATCGCTCTGCGCGACGCCGCCCGCATAGTCGTGTGCGGCGCGTTGTCGCGCGGCTACGTCGGCCAGGCGCGCGGTGGCGTACGAGAGACGCGCGCACGTGTACAGCGCTTCGCAACCGGTCTCGGGGCGTCTGCGCGATGCCTCGCACATGACGGCCTTGGTCTCGGTCGCGAGCCACGTGGTAGTCGGAGCGGCGACGGTCGAGGCCAACGCCAGAGTGGGCGCCGCCAACGGCTGCCCGGGTATGCCCGACCACAACGGGTGGCACTGTTGTGTCGCATCCATCGACAGGGCGACGCCCGCAATGCCCTCGGCCAGGTTGGACGCCACGGCGCCAATCACCTCGCTCACCGGCACGGGCACGCCTCCTGCGTTGGGCATCGTCGAGGACGATACGGACGGCATCGCGCCTTGCGTGCGCTTGCCCTTGGCGCAGCGCGCGCACGTTGCCTTTTTTGTGTGTGCCGATGGCGATTGCGACGCCGATGACGACACGACGCGCGCACCGGGAGGGTGACTACGGCGACGCACGGTCCATGCGACCCCGCCACTGGTGCTGCGTCCGCATACATAGACGCACACGCCCTTGATGTGAGGACGGTCCGCAATGCCCACCGTCGCAGACCAGGGCTCTCGATTGGCGTTCTTGCTCGCCGGCATCGCAACTGCAATGATCGGCGCACAGTCGGGGGACGACATTGTTGAAGACGCCGGCGACGGCATCGGCGGTTCCTGATGCTCACGGACCCTGGGCTCATCATCCCCATCCCCATCATCATCGCCGTCGCGCATAGCCATGGGCACGATGGCGATCGGCGGAGGACGACGCGGCGCATTGGCGGCAGTGCATGCCAGGCACGCGGGCCGACTCCACAGAGGCCGGTGGATGGCAAACACGCCGAGCGATCCAGACGCCACGGCATGCTCTACCGATGCAATGAATCGGCGCGCCGTGGCGTTTTCAAAGGCCTCTTCGATCGTGGCCAGGCGCAAGCGCATCGACCCTTCAATGTCACGCGGATCGAGACCCGCACAGCCAGCCGCTCCCAGCCGTTTCGCGCACGACGTGTGGCATACGTCGCGCGCCGGCGGCGCATCCGAGCCGCCATAGTCGGGAGGCGGTGGCAACGGCGTCGCGCGCGACCATCCCATTGTAACGGCCGCACCGTCGATATAGAGCGACGTGGCGGTCGTGAGCGAAAACGCAGGGCGCATGCGATGAGTCACACCTTTTGTGGCGCCCGCATCGGTCCTTTTCATGTTGCTGTTGCCGCTCGCGGCGATGTTGCCTAGAGCGCGCGGTTTGCTGATGGTGCCCCTCACACCGAGCGGGTTCGCGCTGCCGTATTTGACGGGCTGTCTGAGCGACACGCCCGTAAGGCAACCGACGCCCATGACCGAAAGCGCGTCGACGGCGTCCCTATACGACTCTGGGAGCACGCCGGTCGGCGACTGTGACATTGGCACGACCGACGACGACGGTGGCAGCGCCGCGAGCAGCGATGCCGTATAAGAGAGGGGCTCGGATGCCGACGGCGGCATCAGCGCGCAATCGCGTCGCGCGCCCTGCTGGGGCGTGGAGCCCTCCGTGTCTTGGTGTGTCGCGGCCGTCGGGTCTGTTCCGCGGGTCGACCCCACGATGTGCGCGCAGACGGGCAAAAGCCGGGTCGAACCAATAGGCGATGTGGCAGGGGCGCGAGAAAGAAGAATATTCCGCAGAAAGCTTTGAGGAGAAAAACAGGCAACGAAATGCGACGCTCACTGCACAACAAAGAGCCAAGCGTCGAAAAAGGAGGAAACAGTGAGGCGGAGAGATGAAAAGAAAATAGAAGATCGTGGCACCCGCGCACTAGCGTGGCCCCGATTGTGAAGCGGCAACGACAAAAACAAAAAAATAGGGAAAAAAAGAGTTCATAAAGACGACATAGCGCGTACGTGATGGCGACGGCGATGATGGCAAAGGCAGTGATGTCGCTCTCTCTTGTCTGCGCCGCGCACGTGCGAGTAAGCCTTTTTCTCTTTTTGAATTGTTTTTTTCGGTCCGAGCGGAAAAGACGGCGCGATTCGTGCGTCTCTTTTTCTGTGCGCCTTTTTCGCGCGCTCTCTCTCTCTCTCTCTCTCTCTCTCTTTGTCTCGATTGCTAGTGGGGGCAGCGCGGTTCGCTGAGCAAGCAAAACGTACGAAAGAAAAAGATAAAAACGAAAAAAGGGCGCGCGCGTGTCGCTTTGAGGGAGGGTGGGCGAGCCGAGCGCCAAAGTGGAAAAAAAAAAGAGAGAAAAAAGGCAAGAGCGTGCAGAGAGCGACAACAGCGGCGTGTGCTAATCACGCGCACGCGTGCTCGCAGATGGAGGGCGTTGGCGTTATTAGCGAGGTGAGGCGAGTGGTTGTGATGTTATTGATGTTGCGAATGACGTCGGGCCGATGACGACACATGCAGCCCGCAGGCCGGAGCACGAGCAAAAAATCCCTCGCGCATGTTTATTGGACGCCCCACCGGCGACGCCTTTGGCGACGCCAATCAAATCGAATGCAAACGGAAAGTCGTTGAAATCATCGCCTTTTGGTGCCTCGCGGCGTCGTCCGAACCCGGCCTTTTCTCTTTCTTCTCGCTGCCTTTCCGCGCGACGTCGCGACGCCGAGCACCCGGGCCGACCCTATCCGGGAGGTTTCCCCTCGCCTCTGCGCTCCACTGCGTCGGCCCTTTGCTTTTGTCAAAATCGGCGGCAATTTTTCTTGCGGGTTTTTTTGCTGTTTGCGCCGTTTCCTCTCCACACACACACCCCGCCTGTGTTTTGTCTCTTTCTCTCTATGTTCTTTATTGAACAGGGTGTTCCTTGTCTCGCACAACTGTTTGTCTGTTTGTTGGTATTTTTTCTCTTTGTTGGCTAGTGCGCGCGTACACGAGGCGCCAATCTTCCCCTCCTCCCCGTTATTCTCGTCAGTGGTGGTGCTTCTTTTTCTTGCCGTGCCCGTGACGGCGCCGCGGCCGCGACCCATGCGCCACATGGCGCCGCACGATCTTGACCACCTCGTCCGTGTCGTCCTCGCTCGAATCACACCGCCCTTTGCGACGACTGCGCTTGCTCACCTTGACCACCTGGCGGCATTCGGTCTCGGAAGATGAAGACGAGCACGAAGAGGACGATGATGATGATGACGAACAGTCAAACGACGAACTCGACGTAGTGCACGGCGGCGTCGATGAGGATGAGGATGAGGATGAGGATCCAAAAGGCATCGAACAGTCGAACGAGGACGTGTTGATGCAACTCGTGAGCGACGAGATGCTCGACGGAGCGCACGCCGTCGAGAGGGAACTGCTCGACACACAACGGCACGGATTCCACCCGCACGCCGTGCACAGGGGGTCGCCCACGCCGCCGATGCGACAGATGCAGCGCTCGCGCCGACAGACTTCGCACCAGTAGCCGGGTCCGCAGTGTCGACGGCGATGCTTGCCGTGATGGTGGCGACGGCCGTGACCGCGGTGGTGGCGCAGCGGGTAGCCATCGCAGGCGCACGGGTACACGCCGCAGATGCCGCACACGTCCGTAGCGCACACGCACACGGCTTGGCGGCACACGCCGCACCACCGACCGCCCCGGCGCCGGCGACAGATGCACACGGTGCGGCAGCACACCGCGCACACGCTGTAGGCCAGGGGGCCGTGTCCGCACGCCCCGCCGTAGCCGCAACAGATTGCGGGGGCGCCCGTGGCAACGGCCAACACAGCGGGCGCGGCGGCCGCGTAGGTCGCACCATAGACGGGCGCCACGGCCCCATAGACGGACGCGACAGAGCCGTAGACCGGCGCCACCGCGCCATAGGCCGTGGCGCCCAGCACAGGCGTCACAAAGGCCATCCGAGGCTTGCGAGTGGAAAAAAAAACAAGGAGGGTGGATGCGACAGGACCCAGCAAGAAAAAGTGCGCACGCGCGTGCGAATGCAGGCCTAGAGGTGGCAACGATCGTGTGGCGCGTCGATGTCGGGCGCGGCCTTTTCACATCAACGCGCTTTTTTCGCTCCCCTGATCCACGGGCGATCTACCGCGTCGCCGTCGCCCATCCGCTCGCTCGGCGGCATTGTCTCCCTGTTGTCGTGTCGGCCTCTCTCCCTACCGTTGTGTGTTTGCGCTTTGTTTTTTTTTCCTCTGTCGCCCTCTTTCCTTTCCCTGTACTCTGTTGTGCGCGGCGACCCAATGCCCATAGACATGCGCGCATGCACCCCGGTCGCTGTCTGAATCTCTATGATGGTGAGGATGATGGACCCACCTCCGCCGCCAAAGAGACGGTGACATACGTTGGACAATAGAGAAAGAGTCCCGGCTTTTCTGTGTAATGGGGGAAAAAAAAGTACAGCAGACAAGGCGCCACAAAAACATAAAGCCGACGCTTTATAATTGCCTCGGTTGCGCCTGTTGGTTGTTGTTGTTATTCTACTCTGGCGCAGGCTGCGCTGTCCACGCGCGCACAGACAGAGCCTTGACACCGGCAGACACCATAGCGAAAAAGACCGTGCCCCCTCCCAACACAAAGGGAAACAGAAAGCATCGGTGCGTGTGTGGCGTTGGCACTTTATTGGCTCGCTCTCGCTCTCTCGGCCCTTTTCCGTTGGTGCAAAGCATTTCTTTGGTTCAATTACGCAGCGCCAGCACTGACCCCGCCGGTATTGCCCGCGCTGCTGCTGCTGATGTTGTTGTTGTTGTTGTTGGCATCCCAGGCAAGATCCGACGACGAGTGGCGCACGATATGGGGCGGCACGGGTGTGCCATAGAGGCGCGCTTCGGCCGGGAAGACGCGCTTCTGCGCCAGCAAGAGGCCGCCGTAGAGGACGACGGCCACGACAAAGCCCAAGATGACCACGCCATAGACCCACGTCGGCGATCGAGGGGATTCTGGACACACGCGCGGCATTTTTCCTTTCAGCGCTCCGGTGCTTTGCCGCAGTCGCTGGCGTGCGTATGTCTCCTCCTCCTTTTTTTTGGTGCTCTCTCGACGATCAGACAGGGCAACGGAAAGACTGCTGTGTGTGTGTGCGGTCTCGGCGCTCTTGGCTCGGCGCCTTTTTCCTCCATCCTTTTCCCAGTTTCCATCCCCTGCCGCTCCTCGGCCAGCAAGGCAGCCAACACGCCGCAAAGGGCTATATGCCGTTGGCGGGAGCGCCCCGGTGTGGGCGCGCCGTGCTCTTTCTCTTGCGCGCAGATTTCGCTCCCCCGCGCCCGTGATTGGCTCTTTTTTTGCACGGCCCGATCGAGAAAATGACTCGCGCACGCACAAGCCAAAACAGGGACATTGGCCAGGCGTCTTTTTCTGCACCTTTTTTTCTCTTTCGAAACAAAAAATGCATATGCCCAAAAAGAGTCGTGCATGTGAACCAATGGCGTTATGGCTGGCCAGCCGACCGCGGCGGTCCACCGCGCTCGGCGGCCTCTTTTTCTTTTCCCCCGTTTGCAACGCCCCAGCATCTTGTCTTTTTTCTGTGCCTCGACCGGTCGGCATCCTCCTTCTGCTCGGTCTCCATCGCCGCCACCGTGCCATACGCGACTTGGAACGAAGCGCACACAAAAAAAGAGAAAAGAGGAAAAGAGAGAAAAAACACGTTCCCCCAAAAACAAATCGGCTGGGTACGCCCAGAGACAACTACCGACTGACTAGATCGTGCGCTTCGTGAGCGCAACACGCACTAGAGACAAAGCAGGAAAACCGACAAGAGAGGGTCCGACATACTCGCGCCTGCCGCGATTCGTACGCGCGCACGAATCTGCACTGCCATCGTCGACTCTGAGAGAGGAGAAGGAAAAACAAAGAGATAAAGAGACACACACCCGGACAAAAAACCAGAGGATGGACACTGACCGCGAGCGACCCCGTTTGGTTTCGTCGGCCGCCGGCGACACCAACGCCAAAGTGGCAAGAAACAAGGGCCGTCGGTGCGCTGCGCCAAGCGCCACGTGTGTGACCGCCAAACCGTCGGTCGTGTCTGTGGAGCGCCTTTTGCAGAGGCGCCGATGGCATCACGCCGACTGCATGGCACCGATGCCGGTCGCAGCGGCCATCGCGTTATGGCATGCCGGCGCCGACGAGGTGGCCCATGAAGTCGCCGTTGCCGACGCCCTGCACGCAGAGCGCCCCGATATCGCTCTGGCCTTGCTCCAGACGACCACGCCCTTGATCTTGGCCGGTGTGGCGCGCGATACCGACGGGAACGCGGCGGTCGACGCCAGTCGAGTCTGCCGTCGCCTGGCGTCGCACCTCGCGCTCGTGGCCAGTCCCAGGCTCGTATGGAAGGTGATATCCGCCTGGGAGGAGGACGGTACCGGCGGCGACGTGGGCGCACACGCCACGACGGCCGCGCGCGGCGATCGCGCGGTCTGGCGGTTCATGCTGCGCTTTTGCTTTGCCTCCTTTCTCGGCACGATGGCCAGGTCGTCGACGCCCATTGAAATGAGCCGCGTGTGGCAGGCGGCCTCGCCCACCATGCGCGCGCACATACTCGCGCTCGCCATCAAGCACGGCGACGAGACGCTCAAATTGGCCGAGCGCCCTGACTGCCAGCGCATGTGGGCGACGGCAGCGCGCGCCACGACCGTCGCCGCGCAATCGCACTTGGGTCGGGCGAAAAAGAAGGCGCGCAGCGCGCCGGGTCTTTTGGCGACGATGCGCGGCGCCGTGGCGTCGGCGCGCAATGCGGCCCTGTGGGCGATCGCCTTGAGGGCCGATCGGGAGCGCAAGGAGAGGCTCAAGCAAGGGGCCGCCACCTCCCCTCGCGATCCGACCCTACTTGAAAAAGGAAAACGACGCGCATAAACCGAGGCGCGCATTCCCGTGGCCGACGCCTTTTTTCTCGCTGGCTTTTTCACCTTCTTTTTTATTCCGGTCCTTTGCGTTGTCCATGGTAAAATCATAAAAAAAACGATAAAAACAACAACAGCATCGGCGGTGACGGTAGCGAAAAATGACCATAGAGAACAGGAAAAAAGCGCAAAGTGCTGACAAATGTGCGCTAGGCCGCTCTGTGTTTTTTCGATCTCTTTTTCGCGCATGCCGCTTTTTTTCTTGCGCTTGGCGCCCGCGCGCTTTCCGTTCCTTTTGGGGGTGCCTGATGGCGCCTTTCCGTTTTTTTTTCTGTTTGGTGGTTTGGCCTTTGCGTCGCGAGCCGCGGCAATTTCCTTGTCCGTTTTTTTTTTCGTCTCATCCGCGGGCGTAATGACGTGCGGCTGCTTTGCGTGTGTCGCCAAAGCGAAAAAAAACGGAGCGTTGACGGAGCAGCCGCCCATTTTTTTTATTTTTTTCTCGCCCCTTTACCTTGGCCAGGGACGGCGCGGATCACGGCAACGGGGGCGACTCGATAGGCACCCCGCCAAAGGTCACCGCGTCGGCAAAGGGCGCACTGGACGCGCACTCGGGGTACAGCCGAAACGGCCCACAAGCAATGTCACCGCACCGTTTGTCGCTGCCGTCGACTGCGCACGGCATCCAGATGCCGGCGATAGACGCAGGCATCCAGCGCAAGCAGACCGCGAAATTCAAACAGTAGTGCTCGGCGCCCATGACGCCCTTGCGATCGGGGTAGGTCTGCGACCAGGCCATACGCACCGCCGCCCCTTGCGCCCTGCCGCACCCCGACACCCGGAAGACGCCCATGTCGTCGAGGCCGTTGCCGGCAAACCCAAACACCCCCTCGCCATAGTCGCCCGTGCGCCTCACCCGCCAGGCACGGTGACAGAGTACACGCGTGTGGTGCGGGCGTCCGTTCCATGTGCGCTCACCGAGCAGCGCCAGCAGCGCGCTGGATTCCCCAGAGTCGCACAAGTCGAACGGGCCGGCACGCACATCAACGGCGTCCTGAGCGAGCACGTACCGTATTGGGGCGCGCGAGATGCGGGCGCGAAAACGCCTGCGGGCGGCGCCGCGCAACGCAACCCAAAAAAGGGAAGAGGGAGAACGGCGCTCATCGCGATCTACATCATGCGCCGCTCCACATGAGTCCTCCTCTCCTGCCGATCAGTCAATCTCTCTCTCTGTGGCTTTCGGTCGTCTTCTTGTTCTTCTTCTTTGTTGGGTCCTTCTTTTGGCGCGCTTCTTGCCCGCTCGGCGCTGTGGTGGCGGCCTGTGTCCTCCTCTGCACCCTCTGTGTCCTTCCTTGTGTTTTTTGCTGCCTGCCCTTTTGTCTCTCTGGTTGCGCACGTGGCCCCTACAAGACTGCAGCGCCTTTCGCAATTGGCCTCTTTCTTTTACCCCGCGAGTTTGTTCTTCTGTCTTGTCTCTCCCGCTCGCTCGTGCCTTGGCCGCGTGTGCGCAGACAAAAGAGAAGGGGCAGAAAGGAGCAGACAGACAATGCGCGAAAGAACACACAAAGATAGAGGAAGAGAGAGAGAGAGGCCCACAAGGCGCCAAAAACAATGGGAAATGCAAAAAAACAAAAATACATTTTTGATCCTTGGTTGGGTGGGCGTCATTTGGGAGGGGGCGGTGTGTATGTGTGTGTGTGTGTGTGTGTGTGTGTGTGTGTGTGTGTGGAAGGCCGCTGTGGCACAATGCATGCAAAAGTCGCCGCCGGTCCTTGTGCAATCACACGGGCAGGTCGTCCTGGTCGCCCAAGATCTTGGTGAGGGCGTCGATGACGTCCACCATGGTGGGGCGCTTGGATGCCTTGGCGTGCCAGCACGCCTTGATCAGGCGGGCCAACGCGTCCGGGCAGTCGTTGGGGAGCGGCGGCCGCTTGCCCTCGATGACGTCGAGGCTCACGTTCATGAAATTGAGGCCGTCATAGGGGCGCTTGCGCGTGAGCACCTCCCAGGCGATGACGCCAAACGAGTAGACGTCGGCGCGCTCGTCGTAGCGCTCGCCTCGGATGATCTCGGGCGCCGTCCAGCAGGGCGTGCCGCAGCGGGTCATGGTGGCGTTCTCCTCCTTGATGCGCGCCAGGCCAAAGTCGGCCACCTTGACATTGTAGTCGCGATCGACCAAGAGGTTGCCACTCTTGAGATCGCGGTGGACGACGGGCGGGTCGAGGCCGTGCAGGTAGGCCACGCCCTTGGCCGCCGATCGCAGCATGCGCATCCTCGTGTCGTAGGCCAGGCGTTGGCCTTGCGCGCCGGCGAGCACGTCCGACAGGCTACCGCGCTCCACGTACTCGGTGACCACGCACAGATTGGGCGCCTGGACGCACGCCCCGACAAAGAGCACCACGTTGGGGTGGTTCAGTTCCGAGAGGAAGGCCACCTCGGCGCGAAAGTCGAGCGCGCGGCGCTCCGTGAGGCGCTGCTTGGCGAGACGCTTGACGGCCACGTCGACGCCCTTCCACCGACCGCGGTAGACCACGCCATAGGACCCCGAGCCGATGGGTTCGGGCTGCGTGATGGAGATGTCGGCAAAGTCGATGATCCATCGCACCATGTCGGCCGACGTCACATAGTGCCTGGTCATGTCGGCCCGATCGCGGTGATGCGCGCGGCCTCCCGGCGCCGCGCCGGCGCTGCCGCTGCCATCGCAATAGTCTCGCGATCGCGAACCCGTGTCGTAGGATGCCTCGTCGTCTGGCGAGCCGCCAAATGCCACACCGCACGGCGGGGCGCCGCCGCGGTTCAAAAAGAGGCGACCTTCGAGCCCCTGTGGCCTCAGTTCATATAGATTGCCGCTACCGTCGTCCCACTGGGGGACATGGTCGATCGCGCCGCCACGTTCCTTGCGGAGCGCACCGTCGCTGGCCGATCCGTTGTCCACATCGGCGCCGTCATCGCGCTCGGCGTGGCTGCGCCGTTCCGAGATCGGATGCACGGGATCGGGACCGTAGCGCACCGCCTCGGCCGCCGCGGCGGTCAGCACGATCTGGCCCGGATGGGCACAGCCGACGGTGCGCAGCGCCTCGTTGGATGTCGCGCCGCCATACTCGGGGCGCCGCGTAAGACGGTCGACCGCGGGCCGCGCGCGACCCACGTGCATGCCCATTCGCACGCGCAGCCCGCGATAGATCGGGCGGTCGCTGGCATCGTGGCCGAGCACCTCGGCAGCGTGCTCGCACGCCAAGAGCAGTGCCGGCCAGTCCACGTCGAGCAGCTGGCGCTGCACGGCCGCGCACCATGCCGCGGCACGCAGCGGGTCGGAAAAGGCCATGCAAAAGGTGCCGGCGCTCGAGTCGCGCGGTAGGACTGCCTCGTGTGCGCCGTACTGGCGCCCGAGCGCCCTCAAGAGGTCGTTGTGCAGGAGCGTGGCGTCGCGCATGGCCGTGGGCGCCTCCGACCACAGGACGTCGGCGTGGGCAATGTCGCTGATCACCAGGGCCACGGTGCCCTGGGGCGCGCTCTCGGCCATTGCGCCCGCGTGCTTGCCCTGGTCGTTGGTGTCGCCGTCGCTCGCCGTGGACGACGATGCGGTCGTTGTCGCCGCCGCCGCCGACGTCGAATATAATGCGCGGGCGGGGCGCGCGCGGTCCAACGCAGCGGTCGATGTGCTCGCGTGCTGGCCATAGTAGTCGCTGCGCGACGACGACGAGCCGCTGACGACGTAGCCGCCGCTGCTGCCGGCGTCGCGTACATTGTCGCCGATGCGCGACAGGCGCGTCATGATTTCGAGAAAGTCGGGCCGCGTCTGCGGGTCGCGGTCCCAGCAGGCCAGCGTGAGGGCCACATAGTCGCCCACGCTGTCGGCCATGAGGAGCGAACCGCCGTCGAGGTAGAGGGCCGGGTCGTCGTCGGCCGACAGCGGCGGACGGAGCGAGTCGCGGATGACGCCGACGGCGATGGCAGCCGGCGACATGCCCATGTAGGGGTTCTTCCGGGTGAGCACCTCCCACAGCACGATTCCGAACGAGTAGACGTCGGCCAGCAAGAGGTTGGCGTCGGGTTCGGCCGACAGGACCTCGGGCGCCGTCCAGTGTACGGTGCCCACGGTGTCGTCCGTGCGGGCGCGCGCCGACCACTGCGTGAGGCCAAAGTCTGATATCTTGGCGTTCCACTTGGCGTCGAGCAGCACGTTGAGCGACTTGAGGTCGCGGTGGACGACGCCCGACGAGTGGAGAAAGTGCATGCCCTTGGCCGCCTGGTAGGCCACCTTGGCCTTGAGGCCAAACGGGATCTGGGAGACAAAGTCGTTGTCGAGCAGGTCGCGCAGCGACCCGAGCGCCATGTACTCCATGACGATGCACATGTGCGGCGGCTTGGTGCACGCCGCCATAAAGAGCACGACGTTGGGGTGGCGCAGCGAGGTCATGACGCGCACCTCGTCCCGAAAGGCCTGCACGGCGTCGCGCGTGAGCGCCTCGGTGCCCAGGGTCTTGACCGCCACGTCGGTGCCGCGCCACACCGCGCGGTACACCTCGCCGTGGCCGCCGCGGCCCAGGAGCGGACCCATGTCGAGGTCGTCGGTGCGAATCTCCCAGTCGGCATCTCGGTTGCGCTGGCGTACCGCCGCCACGTGGTACACGACGGCGACGAGCACCACGAGCCCGACGACGATCAGAAGCGCGAGCGCGATGCCGCCCAGCGTGGCGCCGGCGATCACGCCCGCCAACGACAGTTGCGACGATGGTTCCACGGGCGTCTCGCACCGAGCGCCGTACCATCCGGCGTCGCACGTGCATACGGCGGCGCCCTCTGCCGACGCGTGGCAGGCGCCGCGCCCCGAGCACATGACGGCGCGTCGCTCTGTATTGCCGCCGTCGCCGCCTCCGCCGTCGCCCTCGTAAAAGGTGACGCACGGCGCGAGCGAAAACGCCGAGAGGCCCGTCGACGGGCACGTGATGCCGGCGATGGTGGCCAGCACGCGCGGCGCCAACCAGCCGACCTTGCTGGCCACGAGGCAGTTGAGCGACCCGATGATGCGTGCGGCCTCGGGCGACGTCTGCGTCCAGTAGAGCCAGTCGAGGAGCGCGGTGGTCTTGCGACAGTTGGGCAGGGTCTCTGAGTGGAGCATGAAAAAGTTCCACAGGCCGACGGGCCAGCTGCCGGCGCCGGGCGCGTTGATGGTAAACGAATTGGACGGCATCTCGGTGATCGTGTTGGCGGCCGATGCCAGCGTGGCCTCTGACGGGCGCACGCGCCCGCCGTCGACGTTGATCAGCGTGGCGTACTGGATGACGCGGTAGTAGGACATGGACGAGAAGCCATACTCGCCCAGCGTGTAGGACGTGTTGGCCAAAAAGGTGGGCACGTCGGCGCGTCCGCCCAAGAGGGTGCGCCCGGTGGATTCGACTGGGTAGGTGATCGAGGTGCCGTTGGGTCCGTAGACAGCGTCGTAAAAGCCCGGCACCGCCGACAGCATCTGCGCGAGGCCGCGGTTCGGGTTGCCGCCGAGGGGGCCGCCAGCCTCATTGACCGGACCGCCCTTGTTGAGCACGACCGTGATGGGCGCCGCGGGCAGATGCGGCGCCAGGTCGGGATTGAGGGCGGCAATGTCCGGGTGGTTCCACGCGTCGATCCTGGCCAGGTAGATGTCTGCGAGCACGTCGAGCGACAGCACGAGCGGCGTCGAGAGCCGGAGCAGTTCGGGTATATTGTACGCCACGACGTGGCCCATGAGGAACATGGGGGACAGGGCCAGGTCGGGGTGGGCGTCGGTGTAGGCACGCGGTATCTGCGGCATGGCGATGGTGCCAAAGTCGATCTTGTAGTCGGCCACCTGCGGCATGGCGATGTTTTGATTGCGCTGAAAGTATTTGAGGCGAAAGACGCCGCCCTGCGGGTCGTAGGCCCTGGCCAGCGCCGCCCACAGCGGCAGCGGCGTGCCCGAGGCCAGCACGATCACGGCCGAGATGGCGGGCACGCCGTTGCACTCGACCGCGCACATGGCGTCGATGGTGCGCCGACGGAACCCGAGCGTGAGCGAGGCGAGGCCGTCGCCTTCGATGGTGGCCACAGCATTGTCGTTGAGTTGCGTCCACGACAAGAGAGTGAGCGCCGCGTTGGCCAGCGAGCACTCGTCGCGGACGGTCGCGGTGCGCACTACGGCGAATACGACGCCGGCCAGAGGCCACGCGGCGGCGGCCGGGCTGTCGATGATGTCGACGGCCAGCGACGCTTCGGGTGTCGTCGGGTCGAACCAGTCCAGTGCCGCGGTGAGAGCCGCCGTCGTGGGCGCACCCAGCGTGTTGCCCGCGCGGTTGACCAGCCGGGCAAAGGGCGCGTTGCTCGATAGTGCGTCGCCATGAAAGGCGTATGTGGTGGCCGCCGCCAGAGTGCCGTTGAGCGGGCCGAGCGCAACGTCGAGGCGCTGGGCGTCCGTAACGGTGGCATCGAGAATGACCAGGCGCGCCGGATCGATCAGCGCGCGCAACGTGGCCGCCAGGCGCCTCCCGTGCGCGTCATAGGCGGCGCCAAAGCCCGCCGGATCAAAGAGGGCCAAGGCGCGGCCAAACACGCCGGTCGGCGTGGGGTGTTCGTCGGCGGCCGTCGCGTATTCGCTGGCCACCAGTGTGATGTCCCCCGACGGCAGGGGCACGCCGCCGTTGAGCGCAACAATCGCCGAGTGATTCCAGGCGTCGACGACGCCCGACCATATGCCGGCGAGCGTGCCGCAGTCGAGCACCAACGACGTCGCCAGAGGGACACTGGCCACGAGGCCATAGGCGGCCAACGGCAGTTGGCTCCAGCCTTCGGCCTCGGCGGTGGACGGATCAAGGCGTGCCATGGTGACAACGGCGTCGTTGAGACCCAGCGCGTAGTCGTGCAGCGCCGTGACGACCGAGGCCGTCTCTTGGTAGGACGTGGTGGTCTCGTCGGTTTCCGACACATAGGCCGTGTTGATGGCGTCAAACAGCGCCGCGCCGCGGGCGTGGCCGGCCAGCGCGATGACGGTCGGCGGATTGGAGAAATCGATAGTGGCTCCCGCGACGGCCGTCGCGCACACAGCTAGAAACACGACGGCAGCAAGCGCAAGGCCACACGGAGGCAAAGGCGCCTTGACGGACATTGGTTCTCGACGAGGCGCGCACAGCCGCACGAGGGCGAGGCCAACGGCAGGATGGATGTCAGAAAGGGCAACAGAGGCAACAGTACGGCGTCGTGTGCTATGGCAGACGAGGCCGAGGGTTGGCGACAAGCGTAGTCCAGTGATGTCTGGCGTCGTTGATCACAACAGGCAGCGTCGACGATCAGATCAGGTATGACCGACAATGTCAACGGAGACGGGTTCGGACCGGTGTTTGAAACAGGTGGTGCGGATGGGGGTTGTTGCTCGTCAGCCTCGCGGCCGGCGACTTTTTAAAGGCAGCCGGCCAAGCGGCCCCATTGGGTTGACCGACCAATCGCGACCAAAAGGCACCCGCGCCGTTGGGTGTGTACATCACATGCAACTATAAACACAAGCAACCGTGACATATCACCGCCCGAGTTTGTTGCCCTTGTTCGCTGTGTGACACATATACGGTTGTGTGATACGCAAAACAGGCAACCGTGTCGGTTTGACCTTGCGCGTACCCGACACGAGGTCACGTGGTGTGCGAGGCGTGCTCATTGTGTTGGACCGCATGGCAGAGTAACACGGCGACGGGAGACCCGTACGGGACCGACCTGGCGACACGCCAATCGTGCGTGTGCGCCAGATCGAGAGGCGATGGCAAAGCGCCAGCGCCGATTGGTTTGCATGTTTGGTTGGGCCGAGCATAAAAGAAAAGGACGCACGGGAACGACCTCAATAGACGACCGAACGACAGGCAACGCCCAACAACAAAGGCAACAACAACAACGCCACACAGAGAGGACACTGCTGCCCGCCCGCCTTTGATCTTTTTCTTTCACAGGCTCTGATCGACCGACCAACGACGGAAAAATCGACCCACCGACCGATCGACCGACAATGACGATGATCAAAAAGTGCCTCTTTGTTTTGCTGGCCGTCGCGCTGTGCGCTGCCGTCTGTGCCGGCCACCGTGACGACAACCGCGGTCGTGGAAAGGACAAGGGCCGCGGCAACGGTCATGGACACGGCTGGCGCGAGAACGAGTATTCGTCGTGCTCGACCGTGCCGACGGTGTGCCGCAGCGATCTGTGCGACACGACTCCGGCGCGCTCGCGGCTCTGGTCCAAGTGGTCGGGCATCGACATCATGACCCACGGCACCGGGAGTCCGCAACCGACGAGCGGCAACCGCTACGCCACCGGCATCACGCTGCCCGACGGGTCGTACCTCTTGGTCGACGCCGGCACGGGCATCGCGCGCGACCTCGGCACCTACAAGTGCCAGGACTGGACCGTCAAGCTGCGCCACTTTGCCATGACCCACTACCACTCGGACCACATTGGCGACATGGGCTTTGCGCTCAACCTCGGATTCGTGCGCGGGCGCCGCGGCGCCGCCAACAAGGTGCAGGTCTATGGGCCACAGGGCCTCACCATGCTCACCGACGCCCTGCGCACCTTTTACGCACCCGACGCCTATGCGCGCGTCACCCGCATCATCAACGGCACGTGCCAACACGTGGGCGACATTGAGACCGCCGACTCGCTCTGGTTCAACGCGCACGAGTTTGCCATCGGCGAGGCCAACCCGGTCGTGCCCGTCTTCTCGGCCGCCGGCGTCAACGTGACGGCCATCCTCGTCAACCACATTTCCTTTACGCCCGCCGTGGGCTTTGTCATTCAGACGCCCGACGTCAAGGTTGTGCTCAGCGGCGACACGGCCTACAGCCCACTGGTGGAGTCGATGTCGCTCGACGCCGACTACCTTGTCCACGAAGTGACCAACCAGACCTGGGCCAACGAGTACCACGACAGTCTCGTCGCCGCCGGCGCGCCCAACGCCGACTCGTTCTACTGCGGCGGCCGCGTGGCCCACACCAGCATCGAGGACCTGGCCGCGCTGGCACAGCGCTCGCGCGTCAAGAACCTCATCCTCAGCCACATTCTGCCCGAGTTTGACGACAAGTCGGTGCTCGAAGACGCCATCCGCGATGCCGGCTACACCTATGGCCAGGTCTATGCCGCCGACGACGGTGACTATTGGAAGGTGCTCAAGAACGCCTAGACCGTGCGTGCCGTTGCGCGCCTTTGGCTTTTTCCCTTTCCCCTTTCCTCCTTGTGTTTTTGTGTGACGCCCCCCATTGCCGCATGTGCTGGGGCTCATTTTTTGTGCCATGTTTATTTTTGTCCTCTCTGCGGCGGCGGCCTCTTGTCTGCGCATCTCTTTCCCTTTTTTTTCATTTTTTTTTCTGACCAAACAAGGAAGAAAAAAATAAAGGCGCAAACACCAGCTGCCCCTTTTTTGTGCGCCATACCCCTTTGCCCTCATGCGCCTCAGAGAATTTGGCGTCGCCGTATAGGACGCGCTCCTTTTTCTTCCCTAGGTCCCGCCAACTTTTTTCCGTCGCCGTCGGGGATGGGGGAGTCTGGGACGCCGGCAGCGCATCGCGAAACAGACACGACAAAAACCGATGGGGAAAAAAGAGGAGGAGGAGGAGATCAGAAGCGGAACTTGCGCAAGAGTTGGCGCCTGAAATCGCCCGCCTTGATCGGCGGGTAGTCGAGCGTCGCCGCGGCGCGCACCATCGGCGTGTCGACGGGAATGATCGCATCGTCGTCGGCCAGGTAGACCACCAGCGGGAAGGAGATGCGTGCAGCTGCCAACTCTTGCGGCGTGGCCGTCACGCGGTGGGTGGTGCTCACGAGCACGTCGTTGGAGAGGCGCTGAAAGGTGTCGCCCACGTTGACCACAATGTCGTCGGGAGCGAGGCCCGCCGTGCGGATCCACTTGTTCGTACGGCGGTTGAGCACCTGCAGGCCGCCGGCCGACGGGCACGGCAGCATGGCAAAGAGTCCAATGTCCTCGTGGGCCATGAAGCGCGAACGCGGCCGCGATCCGGCGTCGGCCTCGGGCACGGCCGGGTAGTAGTTCCAGCGCAGCAGCGCCTCGCAGCGGGTCATGCGCTCGTCAAAGAGCGTCGGCTCGCAACCGAGGTACTGCAAGAGGCTCTGCGTGATGGGCGCGATGAGCGCCTCGTGGGCCGCCATGTAGCGCTTGAACAACTGGCGCAGCTGGTCGCTGGGCCATGGGATGGCCGTGTCAAAGGCGTCGTCGTCGTGGCAGAGGTCGACGCGAAAGTCTTCGAGCATGGTGAGCACGCCCGTGCGCGCAAAGAGATTCGGCGGCGTGTAGCCGCGCGTGCGCCTGTCGGGGCACATGAGCCGGGCCTTTTGCTCGGGCGTCGAGTCGGCGAAAAAGGCAGAGGCCAGGGCGGCGGCCTCGTCATAGAGCGAGGCCGGGATGCCGTGGCCCGTCAGCACGACAAAGCCCCACTCCTTGACGGCCGAGCCTATGGCCTGGGCAAAGTCGGCCTTGGCGGCTGCGTCGCCGTGCGCGTACCGGCCGATGTCGAGCCGCGGCAGGCGTGTCTCGTCGTCGTATTGGTCCGACTCTGACTCGGCCAAGGGGTAGGTCGCATCTTTGCGCACCAGTTCAATGTCGGCAAAGAGGCGGTTGGTGTAATGAGCCTCATCGCATTCATCGACAGCGCCGTCGCGCTTTTGCAAGCCGCCGCCGACTTGCGCCATCGCCCTCCCAACTCTCTCTCTTTTTATAAACCCTTTTCCTCTTTTTTTCCTATTGCGTATGTGCGTTGCGTGTAGGTATGTGTCGACAGGATGTCACGCGCAAGAGCGCAGTAAGGCGCGTGCGCTTGAGGGCTGGGCGGGATGGTTGACTTGCGACCGGTCAGGTGCGCCTTTTTTTAGCGCACATAGGTGTCACGGTTGTATTAGGAACGCGAGAGAAACACGCGTGCCGTACTTGGCGATTGGCGCGAGCGTGCTGCGCTATTTGGTCCCCGGCGCTGGCACGCTCGTCCAGACGTTTGTGTCTTGTTGGTTTGCCTTGCGCGCGTGCGCGTGTGGCCACGGCGCAAAAGAGGCACTGTGTGCCCCCCCCCCAAAAGTGACCTCGAAAAGAAAATCGCGCAGCGGCCGCGAGAGCCCAAAAAATATACGTGCGAGAAGACCGAGCGTCAAAAAAGTGGCCATAACCCGCACAGAATTTATTTGATAAAAAAAAAGGAAAAAAGGCTGAGCCAAAAGGCAGAACAGGGGATCATTTTTGGCACCGGGGAAAAAAGGACCAAGCAAACCCATCCCAGCGCGAGAGGTCCGCCAAGAGGAACAAAGGGACGCGCATGGGAGCGCCCTGTGGCGTCTCTCTTGTCGTGGCCGTCTTTTTTTTTTGATTGGCGACTGTGGAAAAAAACGACACCACAGAGGGGCCGCGCGAGTCGCACTTGCCGTCCTCTTTTCTTCTTTTTCCCCGCCCGTCGATCTCGGCCACTTGCCGATCAATCCGTTTGGCCTGCTCTTATTTTTAGCACTGAAGGACAGGACAGCAACCGCCATCTCCATCACTCTGTCGCCGGGACCACAAGCGGGAAAAAAACACAATGAGCACATTCGGCAGGGCCTTTCGGGTGACCACCTTTGGCGAATCCCACGGCGCGGGCGTGGGATGCATCATCGACGGCCTGCCCTCGTGCATGCCTCTCACCGAGGCCGACATCCAGCCGCAGTTGGATCGGCGCCGTCCAGGCCAGAATACGCTGTCGACGCCGCGCAACGAACCCGACCGCGTTTCGATTCAGTCGGGCACCGAGAACGGCCTCACGCTCGGCACGCCCGTCGGCCTGTTTGTCGCCAACCGCGACCAGCGTCCCGTCGACTATTCCGACATGTCCAAGGTGCCGCGCCCGTCGCACGCCGATTACACCTACGTGGCCAAGTATGGGATCAAGGCCTCGTCGGGCGGCGGGCGGTCGTCTGCGCGCGAGACCCTCATGCGCGTCGCCGCGGGATCGGTCGCCGAAAAGTGGCTCGCGCTCAAATATGGCATCGAGATCGTGGCGTGGGTGAGTTCGGTGGGCGACCAGGCCATTGCCGCACCCCCCGACCTCGATTCCATCACGAGGACTCGGGTCGATGCGTCCGAGGTGCGCTGCCCTGATGCCGAGTCGACGACCAGGATGGTCAATGTACGTGCGTATCACATCCCCTGCCGCAAACTCGACAGAAAGAAGAGAGCCATCGCATGTATTTTCTCTCTCTCCCCCTTTTTTCCTCTAACCTATGCGCTATGCCCGTGTGTTTGTCTACGCGCAAACAAAAAAAAAATTCGGAATGCAGGCCATTCAAGAGGCCAAGGCGTGTCAGGACAGCATCGGCGGCACGGTGACGTGCGTGTGCCGCAACGTACCGGCAGGCCTCGGCGAGCCGTGTTTTGACAAGATCGAGGCCGCGCTCGCCCACGCCATGCTCTCGATCCCGGCCACCAAGGGATTCGAGATCGGCAGCGGGTTTGCCGGCACGGCGATGCGCGGCAGTCAGCACAACGACCCGTTTGTCGCCAAGACCGACGCCCAAGGCAAGACGCGCCTCGGCACGGTGACCAACCACAGCGGCGGCGTCCAGGGCGGCATCACCAACGGCGAACCGATCGTCTTCAAGGTACGCCCACACGCACACATAAATCGCATGTTTGGTCGTTTTTTTTCCTTTTTTTATATTGTCCCGTCTGCCCTTTTTTTCCAGAAAAACCTCTGGGTACGGCTGGGGCTGACGCGGGGATGTGTGCGCGTGCGTATTTTTGGGTCAACTCGGGGAAAACAAAAAAACGCAAGGTGGCCTTTAAACCGCCGGCGACGATCGGGCATACGCAGCACACGTGCGAGTACGGCGGCAAGGAGGCGACCCTGGAGGCCCGCGGCAGGCACGACCCGTGCGTCGTCGCCCGTGCCGTGCCCATTGTCGAGGCCATGGCCGCGCTGGTGCTCGCCGACGCGGCCATGCTTCAATTGGCGCGTGACTCGTCGCGCGTTGCCGCGTCGCCCATCGCCTTTGACTAGAGCATGTGTCGACGGGCACATTTTTCAAGCCCCATTTTCTCTTGTCATCGCCCAAACAACGGCGGCGCCTTTCCTCGCATGACCCATGACTTGATTTTTTTACACCTCAAAAGAGAGAAAAAGAAGAGGACGGCGGGCCTGGTGGCAGTGTCAACCGCCGCGGGCACGAGGCCCGTTTCACCCTCGTGCATTGTGCCGACTATGGGTTGTCCTTTTTTGCGAGCGTGGCGCCGATTGGTCACCAATTTTTTTTAAGGAAAGAAAAAAGGGGGTGCCAAACCGACCGCGCCAAAAGGGGCGTGCGCAAAAAATGGCCTCTCTCCCTTGTTTTTTTGGACCGGGCGGGTCGGACAGACGCCAACGCAATGGCGCAGATTTTCCCGGTCCTCTTGTGCGCCTCATCGCCTCTCTCTCTACCAGACAACCGGAACTCTTTTTTATTGAGTTTTTTTAAGAAAAAAGAGGAACTGACACGGTAGGGCAAAAGCACAGCGTCGTGTTCGTATCAAAGGGCGGGCGCCACGGGGAACAGGACGATCTCACACGCAGTGAGAGACGACCCGACAATGGAGGGGACGTCGCCCTCGGTATCGTCACGGAGCGTGATCGACCACGCCGAATGGATGCGGACGGTAAAGGAGGCCGCGCGGATTTGGCAAAAAGGGTGAAACAGACGCAGTGCCATCTGCCACATCCCTGTGGTGCCCTTGGAGGGACGGACGTGTATCTCGACGGCCTGCGACGCGTCGACCACCTTTGGTCTAAACTCGGCGGCGATCTCCAGGTCGCACATTGTGCCGGGCACCAGACGGTGTGTGGTCAGCGGCGCACTGATACTGTCGCAGTAGAGGTGCACACCGTGGGGTCGCGGGTCGCTATGGGCGTAGGGCATTTCGAGCGCGCCGTCCCGCACGCCGACGTGGGCAAACTCTGCGTCGTCTTTGAACAGATAGTGATAACGCGCGACCAGCGAATCTTTGAGGGCGCTGGTCAAACTGGCGTCGATCATGTGCCGAACAAAGGTCGCCAGGTCACGGTCGCGTCCCGCGCGGTCGGGGTCTCTCGGATCGCCGAGCGCTTCGAGCACACGCGCGATACGACCGCGGATCGCCGGTTCCTTCTCTCCGAGAAAGATGGCGCATCGGATGGCGTCGACAGGGTCGCACGCCAACACGTCGACAAGATGCGCGTGTTCATGGTCGTGGTAGGCTGTCTCGACGAGCGCGCACAAGACCCCCGGCGCAAAGGGCACAGCAATGTCATAGAGCGGACGCCTCGGGCCTTTGGGATCGTCCTCGGCGGGGGGCTCCCACGCAGCCGGCTCGGTATGTCGAAAGAGGGCCGCAAAGTATGGCCAGCCGGCAAGGACGGCCCGATGGGCAACAATCGTTTCTTTCGGCGCGGGGTCTTGGCCGTCGATGGCCGATCGCACGCCGAGGACGCAGTCGCACAGCCTATGTCGCATTTTGCGTAAAAATCGTGTGCCCCTTGTGTTGTTGTTGTTCATGGTTGTATGAAAACCTTTCCCTTCCGAGAGCAGACGCACATGCAGCGGGCGCCGTCTATCCTTTTTTCTCTCTGCGAAAAAAGTTTTGAACCCATTTCCGTGCGAGCACCTTTTTTTTTGGATGTGGCCTCCCGCATTGGGCATCGACCTGCGATCGCCGTCCCCTTGTTTTCGTGCGCTGCCAAACAGAAGAGCCCCATTGTTTGGTGTGCGCGCGCTGGCCTCTTCTCTTTTTTCCCTCGCCAAACAACACTCACCGTGCCATTTGCCTGCACGTGGAGCGACGACAGGGTTGTAAAAAAAAGAGAAACCAATGGGACGGTGCGACGGCCCCTTTTTAACCGGACATTTGGAGCCGCTATTTTTATTCATTGCACAGCAACAACGACCAACAACCATTACCTACGGCAACGACCGATAAGTGCCGAACAACAAAAGAGACAAGGCAACATGAACAGACAAGGGATATTCGTGATGGCCTCGTGCCTGCTCGCAGCGGCGTGCCTCTTGGCCGCCTTGGGCGCCGAGCCCGTCGGCGCCGTGCCCGTGTGCACCTACAGGATCTGCTCGTGCAGCAACAAAGAGTGCACCGTCTTTAGCGGGTGCACGTCGTACACGCAACAGTCGGGCACCTGCGGCGCCGGCAACCGCGTGTGCAACTGCGCCACCAACAAGATCGTGCAGTATGCGAGCACCGGCTGCACGGGCACCGCCACCACCTACAGCGCCGGCAGTTGCTACGGCAAGTCGACCTGTTACTATATCGACTCGTGCGCCGAGCCTTCGGCGACGCCCACTGCCACGCCGTCTCCGGCCGCCGTCACGCCGACGCCCTCGCCCTCGATGGTGACGCCGAGCAGCACACCGATGCCCCTTACGCAGATCGTCGGTCTGCGCACGTCCGCAACGTCCCTGGCGCTGTCGGTCAACCAAACCACGGGCTACGTCGTGACCGACCAGAGCACACTGGTTGATTCAGCGCGGTGGACGCTGACGCGCCTCGCCAGCGGCAAGTTTACCATCAAATCCTTTTACGGTCGCTATTTGAGCGCGCAGTCTGGCGGTTCGATCGTCGCCGATCGCACCGTGGCCGACCTGTGGGAGCAGTTTGAATTGCAGGGCACCGGCGGCCACTGGACCATCAAGACCTACCACGGCGCCTACATGATCTCTGACGCAACCAAGGAGGTCTCTACTGCCGCCTCCTCGCCGCTCTACTGGACCATCGAGACTGTTGCCGTCTAAGGACCGCATCACTAAAGCAAGGCGGTCTCCTGCGCCGTTTTCTGTTCCCCCGCCAAGAGAGCCCGCTCGTCCCACTTTTTTTCCTCTCGCCTCTGGCATACTGCGTTGTCGCGCTCACGGCACACAGCAAAAATATAGTTTTGTCTCTCTTTTTTTCATATTTTGAAAGAGAAAAACCAGAACGACTCGTTCTTTCTCTTTTTTCGCCATTTTTCTCTTTTTCATTGTATCCTCTCTCTTGGTGCCTCGACGACAGGACAAAAAGTGCCTTGTGTAAACCGAATGGAAGAAAAAAAAGAGCAGGTCGTGGCCCTTTTGGCGTGCGCTTCTGCGTGGTCGCTGGCATGGGCGCGTCGCCCAAAAAGGAGGAGGCGCGGCGTGATGGCGGCATTGGCGACACGATGGTGACCCGAGGAAGAACATCCGGCGGGCCAGATGAAACCCACGCCAACAGCGGAAAAAAAGACAAGAAGAAAAGGCACGATTTAGCGAGTAGATCGAGCCGCTTTTCAGCGTTTTTCGGCACGGCGCACGGCATGCCGCCCACGCCAAGACGCGGCCGCTATTGTTGTCCTTTCTTCTCGCTTTGCACGGACACACAAAAAGCCCAGAGTCTCCCAAACTCTCAAAGGGCGCCAAGAGAAAAGTCACCAAAGAAAAAGAGTCAAACGAATATCCCAAACCATGCCTGCGCGCGGTTTTTTGTCTGGTTGGAGACGAAATAAAAGCGCCAACAGAGGAGGCGCGCCTCGCTCCTTGCCTGTTTGTAACCCTGAGCGACAAAAAATAGCAGGCCACAGGAACTTTTGGGGATCCTTTGATTTTTTCTTCTCCCTCCTGGGCTATCTCTTGGGCCATTTGGCGGTTGGGGGGTGGGGACGCGTGCGTGCTTTTTTTCGGCAACCATCACGCCGGTCTGTACCACCGCAAACAGATGGAGACTCTTGATGAATCTTGTCCCTTTTTCCTCCGCATACTGCGCTCCGGTGGCCCCTTGCGTGTTTTTTATGACAGTTCTCCCTCTATTGTCGCAATGCGTGTTTATTTCAAATAGGGAATAAAAAACCGATTGTTGTTGGCTTAAAGTGACGTTGGCAAAATGCCCCTGTTTGGGAGGAAGGGGATATTTTTCGGCGCATGGCGACGCGTCGGGCCTAGACGGGGATTTCGGCGAGGCGCGCGGCAATCATGCTGCTGCGCGATGCATAGATGGCCTTGGGCGATTCCGTGTCCGCTCGGATCGCGCGGGCCTTGGGTGCGCTGCGCTTGCGTCGGGTCTCTGCGGCGTGAGAGACACGCGAGGCCACCGGCGACGATGCGTCCTGTGCGCGCTCGCGCGCATAAAAACCGTTAAAGACGATGCTGCTATTGTGGACGCCGTCCAGCAACAGTGTAGCCGCCTGGCCACCGACGACCGGCAGCGAGCAGTTGCACACATGATCGTCCGCTGCAGTGCCACACGATGCGTTCTGGTCGTTCCGGTAGGCTTCGTATCCGTCGGCGAGTGCGCCCACCTGGACGAGCACCGATGCGCCGTCATAGTAGACGCGCTCGTAGGCGACCTTGTTGTCGCCGTCGAACCCGATCGAGAGCACCATGACTACCGAGACCGGGCGCCCGCTGGCCGGGTAGGGCACCAACCAAAAGTTGGCCGTGTGGTTAAACTGCGCAATGTACTCAAAGACGACCGTGTCGGCACCGATCGAACCCGACACGGGCAGGTAGGTGAACCCCGATGGGGTGTCGCCGGCAAACTGGATCTTGTCGTTCATGTAGTAGAGACTTTGGTCCGAAGACGCCGCGAGGTTGGCCTTGCCGCCCAACAGCGTGGGCGCATAGAATTCGTAGGCGTCGGCGGCCGACGCGTTGAGCATGGCCTCCCACTGGCCCGTCTCCTCGTAGGCCATATAGGCGTAGGTGAGGTTGAGCAGGCACGCGTCAGAGAGCGCCCTGGTAGCGGCGCTGCTGCACGGCACCGGCAGCGGCGTGGGACCCTGCGCATAGGCGAGGTGCGGCGCAGCGACAACGAGGATGCCCAGTATGGTGGCGAGAGCGACGAGCACGGCCGGGGCAAGCATGCCCGGCTCCGCAGCGGCGTGCCCGATTTGCTTTCGAGTCTTTGCCGATGCCATCCCCATCACTGTTCTAGGCGCGCTCCTTTTTTTGCTTGTCTCTGGGGCAAAAAAAACCGGAAAAGGGTCGGGTTGCGGGTCGCGTGTGTCTCGATTCTCGGCGACGAATGTGTGCGTGTCGTAGCAGCTTGTGTATGTGTGTGCAGCGAGCCACCCGGCACAATGCATCCAGTTTTTATTCGCCACTCCAAGCAATGCCATTGGCCATTTCGCCATGCATGTTTTTTTTGCCCTTGTCTCCAATCCCGTGTCCCTTGGCCGGCGTCAAGGGAACCGCGTGGATGCGCCAAAGCCAGCAGCGATCATCTGACTAAACGGTGGCAAAGTAACTGTAGGGCGTCGGCAGGCGGCGCTTGCGTCGCTCCATGACGGCCGACGCCACGGGGTCCGACCGCCACTGCCAGCAGCGGTAGCGCACGGTCATGCCCGTCGCAACCACGAGAAACACGACGGTGAGCAAGAGGGCGAGCCAAAACACGCTCTGGTGGCGGCAGTATGTGCGCGAGATGCGACTCGCCCACGAGCGACTGGCGCCCGAATCGGTCCGGACCACAGTGGCCACGTTGCTCGTCTCTGTCGCCTGATCCGTGCTCATTTGTGTGGGTGGCGTCGCCATTTTCTGTTCTTTCGGTGCCTCTTTTCTTTTCCTATTGTTTAGGAGGAGTCGAGACCGGCCTCGCCTTGTGTGTCTCTCTCCCCTCTGTGGGCCTTTTGTGGCGTCTTTTTTTTGTCGTATGGTGTCGGTCGTCCTTTTTTTCCTAAAGTGCGCAAGGACAAACACCTGTGGCCACCACCATGCCACGACAAGAGGCACAATGGCGCCGCGTGCGCGCACACACAAAAAAGCGAAAAAAGGGGGACACGATCGGCTGGTCCGAACCTGGCGTCTCTCCATCTTCTTTCTTTGTTCTCTTTTTTATTTCTGTGTGCGTGCCTGCGCGCGGGCCGGCGACACCAAGTCGCACGCACACGGCGAAACTTTTTTCCAGCCGCAAAGCGCCACCGCTTCTCCATTCTTTGCTTTTTTCTCCTCTATTTTTTGCATGGGTTGTTGATGACACGACGGGAGGGCGGGGCGCAGATCCGCAGACGCAACGGGGCGAGGCGATCCGGCCCGTCACCAAAAGACGGCGATGGTGGTGTGGGTGTCCATGCATTGGGGGTTGTTGCATGGCGCTCGGCCGCAGTATTCGGCGCGATAACCGCGCTTGGCCAAGTAGCGCCTGATGGAGGGCATTTCCCCTCGGAGAGACAACTCTGATGTCTCGTACAGGTAGGGCGGCGCACTGTGCGATCGTGCCTCTGCGGCTCGCGCCTTGATACGCATGGCGGTCACTTTGGGCGCCTGCGTCGGTTGGTGTGCATGGCGAGTCCGTGTGAGTGCCGCCGGGTTTACGAGAGAGCCGAAAACGAGAGAAAAAAGAAACAACAAAAACAACAAAAACAACAAAGCCCTACAGCGGCAGTGCCATCGCTCTGTGTCCAAAGAAAAAAGAGGAAAAAGGAAGGGCGATGACCAAAACAGCCAAGAGTCGCTCGGAAGAGAAAAAGAAACAAGGGCAATAGGGGCAACATTTTTTTCGAAAGCGCGTGGACGTACGTGTTTCTTGAGCAATTCGGCATAGGAGAGGGGTTCCGGCCTCCAGCCGGGCGCGGCCGACGTCGGCACGACAGCGCACGTGCTCGTGGCGGGCGGGGCACGCGCGCCGCGGCTGAGCGCATAGTGCGGTGTTTGCGCGACAACAGGGCGTGTGTCTCGGCCACCTGTCGAGGATGCGTCGTCAGACATGCGATGCGTTCTGTTTTTTTCTTTGCTTTTGTTTTTCTTGTCGGTCTGCTCGTCTGTGGCTGGCGCCGGTCGTTCTGTATCTCTTTGCCCCACGGGCGCGCCGCCTTCTTTCTTTTTTTCTGCCGCCGACCACAGGCGCATCTGTGGCGTTTGTTGGATTTTTTTGACCGCTGTCCTTTTGTGTGTGCGGCAGCCATTGGGCGCTGCCGGCGGGTCGCCGTCCTTTCGGCGCGCCTGCCGCCCTCAAAGTGCCGCAAATTAAATTTGGATGAAAAAAAGAAGACGCACCCGCTCTCTTTTGTGGAGGACGCCTCATTCTATGGCAGGTGCACTCTCTTTTCCCGATCTTCTCTTTTTTTTGGTTTTTTTTTGTTGGAGCGGGGCCAATCGGCCCCCGTGGCCGAGCGCGCTCTGTGTGCGCTTTTTTGTTGGCCTTGTCCCTGTGGACGGGGTCCTGAACGCCCAGAGAATCCACTCCCTAGCGCACGCACCATATAAATACAATCGCACGTCGTCAAAAAAAAAAAGAAGCGGCGAGGCAAACCGCGCCGAGAATTACCCTGGTGGCGATCGGGGGTCACGACAACAGAAACCGCACAGACGCTGCAATAGCAAAGAAAAAAGTTGCGTCATTCTTCTCCTTTTAGGAGCGCCATCGCACAGTGAATCCATTCGATGCTGGAAACGGACGCAATTGACGACAGAGACCGACGCGCCGTTGGCGGCGCAGGCCTGTTCTCTGCACATACGGACGCGCCACGCCCTGTCAAGAGGGCACGCCCGCTGCTCCCATCGTCGACGGCAGCAACATCAAAAGCGCCCGCGGCAACGGAAAAGGACCCGACCCCACAGGTAACAAAAGCCACGGGCATCGTAGACAGCAGAACGGCGGCGGCGTGTGGCCTTTTTGTTTACTCTCAATCGCGATAACAAACACTAAAAGACCACCGCGCGCGCACACATACATACAAACAAACAAACAACGACGCCCATGCAGACGCAAATGGACACAGTGACGACACAAGGAGAGGAGCAAACGCACATGATCCGCGATCCGGCGACGCAAGGCTGGCAGGCCTACACGCGCCCGCACGATTGGACCGCGCGGCGCCTCGTCCCCCATTACGACGCCGACCTCGACCAGCACCACCACGAGGTCGATGTGACGGCCGAGCACGCCCTCTGGTGTGCCTATGTCCGATCGGGGTCGCGGGTACCGAGTGCCGACCTCGACGTTGTGTTTGACGACGTGGTGGCATTTGCCGCCGACTTTATCGACGACGGGGTTTATTATGACATGGAGTCGATGGAGCCGGGCGTCGAACGGCGGCGCTGGATCGCCGAGCAACCGCCCATTGTCCAGGCCGACCGCGCCCGACGGAGCCGACTGGCCACCGTCGTCGGCGAGGCCCTGGAGCGCGAAGACGACGCGCTCTACATGTCGGCGTCGCCCTCGTGGTCGGGCGAGGACGCCATCGAGGCCTATGCAAGCGACGACGCCGCATCGTCGCGCTCGTCCTAGGTGGTTACCTAAACACTTGAAAGAACAATGGGTAGAAAACCGACACGCGAAACAGGGCCAAAGAGCGCACAAAGGAAAAAAATGGGAAAAAAAGAGTTTGCGGCAGCCTCCTGCTCTGGACACAGAAAGAACAGAGGAAAAAAGTCTGCCATCTTTTTCTTTTTTGAAAACCGGGACGACGCGTCGACGCGGTTCGGTCAAAATGTGGCAGGCATGCGTGCGCTGGCCTTTGCTGGCACTGCATCTCCTTGGTTTCGGTTTCAAGTCCAAATTGTCTTTGGTGAGCCTTTCGCAAAGGTGCGACCGCACACAAGCGCCACGGCGTTTTTTTTTCAATTTGATCAACGGCGTGTCCTTTTTTCTCTACCGCTTGGGGCGCATCAGAGGGCGTGCTGTGGGTTCTTTTTTTTTCTTCTTTTTTCCTAGGCGCGGTTCTCGGTGCCGTTGGAAAGCGCGTCGTCCTCGTCCTCCATGCCCACGTGGTACGATGTCTCGGGCAGCGCGTCCCACCAGAGCCGAAAATCGACGGCCGAGTCTGTGGCGGCATCAAACGGATGACCCACCGCCGTCGCGTCCATGGGCATGAGGGCGCGCCAGTTGGCGTCGATGGGTTCCGCCGTCGCCGCCCCGGCAACCCACCGCAGGGGCGCGTATACGGTGGCGGTCACCGCGTACCATAGGACGTCCGCGGCGCGGCGCCATACGCTCGACATGAGGTCCATCCAACGCCGGGTCTCTCGTCGCTGCGCGCTCTCCGTGGGGTTGCGTTTCTTTTCTTTGTGCTCGCCCGAGTGCGCGAGAAATAGGCGATTGCGTGGGATTGGTGGTCTTTGCCACAGAGGGACGACATTCTCGCACGCGCGTGCGTCACCAGGCGCGAGCGGTCGCTCCGCCCGTTGGCACTTTGCGCGCGTGCACACGCATCCACAAGAGGGAGCGGGAAAAGAGAAAATGTGCACAGGGCCGGCGGGTCGGTGGCGCGCTCTTGCATGTCTTTTCGAGTCGCTCCAGAGTCTTTGTTTTTGTACAAAGGCCCGTCCGGCGGCGCGACCTGCAGATAAAAAGCAATCTGTTTTTGTCTGCACATGACCAAGACTTTTCATTTGTTTCGATACACCACGTCCGGCCCGCCACAGACGAGTGATCACCCCCCGACTCCTAGGGCAGCAGAAGCAGCTGCTGTTGCTGCTGCCGCCTTTTGATGAAGAGAAAAAGGTGCAAGAGGGAAACAGCAGAGACTGCGCAAAAAGAGGCGCACGCAGTGGGCGTGACCTCACGCTCTCCGGACCTGCAAAGGGAACAAAAGAAATGCACTTTAAAAAAATATGTCGCCGCTTTCCAAAAAAAAACGGAAGAGTCCACAGGTTGTTGTTGGGTTCGCTCGAGGCACACAAAAAGCACCGATATCCTCCGTGCCTCCCTCCGTGCGCCTAGAGCGCCCAAGCGCGGAAAGATGACAACAACAGGCTGGATGCACACTTTTGCTATGGCGCATCGGATTTTTTTTTAAAATGGCCTTTTTTGTTCTCCCTCCGCGCCGCCCATCGATAGGCCGGGGACTGTGCAGGTCTTTCCCCTTTCAAAGAGCGCGCGATGCGGCTCGAAATAAAGTGCGCTGACGGTGGCCCTTTTGTCCGGGCGATCGCCGTGCCTGTTTCGTCCGTCGCCAGAACAGGCCATTCGGTCCGTCGCGAGCACATACGCACGAGCGACAAAGGGCCGCTCGGTGCCCTTTTCTTATCTCCCTCTTCGCAAGGGGAGTCGGGGAGCGAGAGGCCGCCACCGTCATGTGGGAGCACGCGAGGTCTGGGCGCCGCAAGCAGCCACATCCAGCAAGAGGCGCGCGACCCGATCGCGCGCACTATCCTTTGAAAGTGGCCGACCAGGTGGGGCAATCAAAAAGCGCGCACCGAGACACACGGACGCGACGCGGGACGCAGAGGGTTCGGTGATCGGCGCTCGCAGTCGGCTCACGTGCCACGCAGGCGAGCCCGGCTCGGCGGCGCCGAGCCGGGCGGTCGCATTGCCGCGGTCCTGCGAGGACAGACAACCGACGAGGGCCTCGACCGCGGAAAAAAAGGCATCGTCGGGAGTGCGCGTCTCGGTGCGTATTGCACCGCGCGTCGTGCCCACGATACACGCCAGCACGACGAGCGCCGTCTGCTCGGCGTTGGCGTCGATATCGGACCCACCCACCCAAGCGCGCACGTCCACACGGCGCCCGGCGGGACCCCAAAAGACGGGCGCCACTCGCGAGGTGGCGCCGACCTGGGCGCATGCGAGCGACAACAAGGCGACCGATTTCTCCCTGCCCGCTGCGTAGGCCAGAGCCGCCGCGGGGAGCCAATCGCCGTCGAGAATGTCGCCGACGTGGGACGGGCGCGCCGTGGCCGTTTGACGCAACAGCCAGGCATCGAGACGCGCGTCGCTGGCCACGCGCATGCGTTGCCTTGCGATGGCACGCATGCGTCGGGCAACGCACAGGCACCTCGATATCACGGCGCCACAGCCCAGGCGCGCAGCGCGCGTCACCGTGTCGGCGAGCATGGCCGGGAGGTTGGGATCGCGCTCCAGCGCTGTGACTATGGCATCGCGTTCAGAGTCGGCAATGTCCCCACGATAGGCCAGGATCTCGACGTCCTCGGCGATCATCTCCATGCGCGGCATGCGATGACACACAAGCATGAGCGCGCCGAGAACGCGCGCAAAGTCGGCGTCGGGTGCCGGTGCCACGAGCGCCATCACGGGTGTGCCATCTCTGGCGACATCGATGCTACCGCCACAAGCGACGCTGGTCAAGTTGCGGGTCTCGGCACCGAGCGTTGCACGGCACGCAACGCGCCACACGGCCCCGAGTGCTGTGCGGGATGCCGTAAACAGCGAGACGGCATCCCACGGGTTCAGGAATGCGACGATCTCGGCACAAACCCCGACCCGGTGCTCCAAGAGGCCTAGCAGCGTGGCAGAGTCGGCGTCGATACCGTCGACCATCGCGTCGCGCCGATCGTGGCCAAAGTGTGACACGCTGCGATCGTCGCCCTCGGCGTTGGCCACGGTAATCGCGCCTCGCGAATTAGGTGCGCGGGGCGCACGGCCGACATTGATACCGCAGGCGCGGCGGTGGCGCAATACCGCGCGCGTCTTTGTAGCGCGACGCACGTTATCCGTGGGCAGCGGCTCGGGTTTTGCGCTGTTGAGCGCGCTCCAAAAGGACTCGGCACGCGCCTTGGCCAAGTCCAGCGCAACAGACGCCCACACGCGCGCCGTCAGCGAATGCGCGCGCAGCCCGCCGGGGCAATCGATGGGCGACGCGAGGACAAGAACGCGGGCGATGGCCATGCGGGCCGCCTCCGTGGTGCGCGGCATGGCGGCGGGCTGTTGCGTTGCCATGGCACACAGCCGATTGCATGCCTCGTCAAGGTCAGATGCCGCAGACGCGTCAGGCCGATCGCCGCATCCTGCCCTCACGGCACCGTCCATCAAGCCGTCGCTGGCGATGCGCCTCAGAAGTCGCGAGGTGCGCTCATCGTCGCCATCATGAGCGTCGCCGCCGTCGCCATCATGAGCATCGCCGCCGTCGCCATGGGCGTCGATGTCGATGCGACACGGGGGGTCGGATGCACACCGCGCCTGCGAGAGACCGCGCACGACTGCCGCGACCAAGCGACAAGAGGCCAAATAGGCGCGCTCGCCGTTGCTGGTCGGTTCAGCGAGGCGCCTGCCGAGATGAGAGAACCCGCGTCCCGTCGCGAGGTTGGTCGACGCGATCCGACACGCCAGCGTCAAGAGCAGATCTGATCGGAGCCGTCCGGCTGCTGTCGCCAGACCGATGGCCGATGCCCACACGTCGGTCGTGGCCAGACCGACTGCGGCACCCTCTACGACGCCCATGACGTCGGCCAGCCATGCATCCACGCGCGCGGTATCGTCCGGGCGTTTCCGAGTACGGCCAAGGCAAGCGCTATATGCGGTGCTCGCAGCGCTCAGCGATTCGCTCAGGTCCAGGCAGGCATTAATGGCCGCGCCACAACGTGTGGCTGATGCCCAGATGAGTGTTTGTTCCACGGCGTCGCGCTCATAGGCGGCAGAGGGTAGAGATATCTTTGCGGTCGTCGTCGCGTGTCGGCCGAGCGCATGTTGCACCAAAGCGTATTTGCTCTGTAGGCGCGGAACCACGCGCACCACCAACCACGCGGCTCCCACACGCACTTGGAAAGGCACGTTGCGCGGCGACACCCACACCTCGGCTCTGTGGTGCTGGGCATCGGCCAACCGGTCGCCGGTCGCGCGCACCATCCCGGAAGAACAAAAGGGTCCGTCGGCGCGCGCAAGCACGTCAGCCAACACGTATTGCGTGGCCAGCGACGTGCGCCACAGGGCAAATAAATCGCACAGACCAAGCCTGTGGATCACGGCGGCGGCCAGCGTGCCGTCGTGATGGCCCAACATGGCGACTATACAGCCGCATAGCGTGCGTGCAGGCTCACACGACAATGGGGGCAGGCGACGCGTCGGCGGATCGCCTCCATTTTCTGTATCCGACCGGGCGCCACCACCGCCTCCTCTGGCATTGCAAAATCGCTGCCTGTCGTCGTTGTTGCTGTTCCCGCCAGCGGCGTTGGTGCCGCCACACGGGCCGGTATCGACGTCGCGGCCGTCTGCGTCGCGGCGCGCACGCAACGCACCCTTGCCTGATGCATTGCCGCTGCCCTCCATTCACGTTGGCCCTAGGCACGTCTGTGCGTGGTGCTGGTGTGGGTAAAAAAATAAACAATAGGTTGTCTTGGCCTGCTCGATGGCACCGCCTTTGTGCGAGAGGGGACCTGTAGGGATTTGAGGGGAGAGAGCGGGGGAGTAGCGACGCGGATAGCACACACGAGTGGCGACCAACTGGTATTACAACGCCAGATCGCACCTCGTGCCAACACCCCCTTCCGGTTTTCTACCGGCCTCTTTCTCTCCCGTCTTGTTGGCGTTGATCGTGTGCCGTCGTTTATTCGCGGCGGCCGTCGCACCCCAACGCGGACCGCAACGCAGGACCCGCCCCAGTCTTGGTCCAGCCACGTTGCTGCCGCCATTTCTCCCTCGCTTGTTTGGAGCGCTCGCGACGAACGGCTGCCAATCGCGACGACAGCGATCGAGGCACCGGCGGCCAATGGACTTCCTGTCGCATTCTCAAAGAGCCCATCGGGGAAAAAGGGCGGAAGGGCGCCGCCCGAGCGCGTATAAAAAAATAAGAAGAAGGAGAGCCGATCAATCTGCAGCGCCTTCACAAGCATTCGGCCCCATCACCCGGACATTTGAATGCATCGGTCGTTCTCCACCCCCAACCACAAGCCCGTGAGCCAATTAGGGTTCGATGCCAAAGGCTGGCTGGCCGCACATCAGCGGGCTCTTGCCTCGCGCGACATGGACATGGTGCGCGGTCTAAAGATGGACATTGCGCTCGACACGATGGATTGCGCCAAGCAACGTGCATACACGCTGTGCGATGGCACACGCGTGGACATAGCCACCGAGCGACAAGTGTGCGACAACGTGCGCGCCACGTCGTTCCATACATCCAAGGACGTGCGCCGCGCTGCCGCGGTGGCCGGTGCCTACGATGTGCCTGCCGTGTGCGAGGTCGTGCGCGGCGATTGCCTCGCGGCCGCGATCGCCCTCAAGACCGAGCGCGGACTCAACCCGGCCGTGCTCAACATGGCCAGCAGCCGTAGGCCCGGCGGCGGCTACAAGACCGGCGCCGCGGCCCAAGAGGAAAACATCTTTCGACGCAGCAACTATTTCCAATCCCTGGAAGACCCGCAGCGTATCGACCGCCAACGTACGTGGCACTATCCGCTCGGCCCCCTCTGCGGCATCTATTCGCCCTCGGTCATGGTATTCCGCGGTCCCGAGGACGAGGGCTACCCGTTCCTCGATCGGCCGGTGCCTCTCGACTTTATCGCCGTCGCCGCCATCGCCAAGCCCACCGTGCGCGCGCTCGATGATGGAACGCAGCGTCTGGGCCAATCTGACGCCGACCTCATGCGCGCCAAGATCGCCCTCATCTTGGACATTGCGCTGGCGCACGGGCACGATTCGGTCGTGCTTGGCGCCTTTGGCTGCGGTGCCTTTGGCAACCCGCCCGAGCATGTGGCGCTCCTGTTTCGCGAGGTCCTCTCGACCGACGCCTACCGCTGCCGATTCAAGCACATTTGCTTTGCCATCTTTGGTACGCTGCCGTGCCGTATTTTTTCTCTTTTTTTTGTGCGCTTTTTGCGCGTGCGCGCTCTGTGTCTCTCTGTGCACTTGTTGTGTGTAAAGAGAAAACAAATGCTTTGGCTCTCGTTGTTGAATATGCCCCCCTTCTCACGAGACGCGTATTTGGTCTATCTGTTGTGCTGTCCCGGTGACGGCAACGCCGCCATCATCCTTGTCCTCGCCGCTGCCCGTGATGCAGACGACCACAATGCACGCAAGGCGCACAACCCACAGGGCAACGTCGCGCCTTTCTGCGCAGTCTTTGAGACGCCACTCGCCGCCCCTGCTGGCGCCCAAGTCTCTACAGACCAAGGTGCACCGACCGGCGCACCTACGGTCCGTGCGCCTCACCATCAAAACACGAGCACCAAGACCAACAAGAAAGCGCAGCGCAAGCGCAATCGGCGTGCCAAGTTTGCAGGCGACCTTTTCGACCGCGACGAATGAACAACCCTTTCAAAAAAAACAAAAGGAAGGACAACGGCCGTGGTTGTGCCACGTGCTGCTTTCCTGTGCTTCCTCTTTTTCTGGGCATGTGTCTAACGCTGGGCAATGGCTTCCTACTAGCCGGCTAGCCGCCACCTCGAAGCCAACCAGTTAAAGCCGGCTCCGGACCGAGTGCCAGCGTGAGTTCGGAGCGGCGTCTTCTTCTCGCCTGTGCTCTAATCGCCTACACCCAATAACAATAAAGATATTTGTTAAGCGTCTCTAAAAGATAAAAAAGGTTATCGGATAGTTTAATCTTGATTGGTGATTGCTGACTAACGACCAACAACTTTCTCATCCAATCCTCTCCTAGGTGGATGCCCCTCCCATCGCTCTGGGGAACCATAGTCAAAGGACTCCAATAGCGACCTACATGACGGACCACAATCTCCAGACGCCACTATTCCGAGCCACGAGCACTCTCCCGCTGTACCCAGGCTTCTCGATGGAACGGACCGTATCTGTACACTGCAGCCGCCCCACATCGGCTGCGCACGCAACCTCAGAGTGTAGAGTCACTATCCGAACCAAGGGAAGGTGGTGGGACAAATCGCAGGCCACCCCACCGACAGGACTTCTATTCCACGACAAGACAGAGCGCATCGTTATGGCTCTGAAGCACGCAGACGAGCCCATCGGTTGGCAGGAGGTCAACGTCGTCTTGAAGGACAGTGGTATTGTCGTGGCCGATTTATTGAAGATTGACGGTAGTCAGTCTGAATAAATACCATCGCAGGCGACGAGTGGTCACTCTGTATTCTTCTGTGCTCTCGGAGGCTCGAAAGTGCTATGATTCATCATGCCGCAATTGCACTCCACGGCGTGCGCCAAAAACGCTCCCATGCCGTCGAAGTTGACGGCGCGACCGTCTGTCGACGAAGAAGACTCGCCGCCCGTTGCGCGTGGCAAGGCAGTCAGGTCGCGAAGGAAGTCCAAGTGATCCTTCACCACTCGAGCACGAAGTGATAGTTCGTAGGTCTTGTACCACGTGTACGCGCCGTAGGAGACAGTTGTGCAGAGGGCGGCTGAAACACCAAACGTCGCGATGGTAGGATGGGAGAGCAGTTCGCGAAGTAGGCTAGTAGAGGTTGTGGAAGCCATTGCTGTTGGTCGGGCAAACGAAAAGGGCCGCAAGCGCAGAACTGGCCTTTTACACTACATCGGCGCTTCACGCCAAGATGACACTAGTATCCTTGTGGCAAAATTGTAAGTCCAACGTGGTTGGGCATATCCCTGCAACCATGGTCCACTGGGTGAACGGTGAGTCAGGTGTAATGTTGCATTATAAATGGTCGCGCTGGTTTTGTGGTGCACGTTAACAACCTCAGTGTCAGTAAGGTTCGAGTCCCATTAACACCGGCTACGAGCCGGCTTGAGCCAGTTAGTCCGACCCTTAGCCGGGACCGAGCCGGCTAGCCTTTGCCCAGCGTTACATGTGTCACAATGTTTTTATATTGGCTCTGCCATTGTGTTTCCCTTTTGAAAAAGAAAGAAAAAAGGATGCGGAAGACGCGGTCAGAAAGAGGCATCGGGCAAAGGCGGCACCAGGCCGTGGCCGGTCAGAAAATTATGGAAGCGCCCGATATTCGTTTGTGCCTCTCGCGAAAACAGAAAAAATGGGTTGGGCAGGGGCAAAGCCGAATTTTTCGGTCGCGCAAAACACCCAAGACAAGCTTGCCTGGTGCCCGCGGTGGTGATCGCCCTGCGTTGCGAGGACAGGAAAAAGACAAGCCCGCCGGCGCCTGCATTTATGCCTCGGGCCAATGGCATTTCGACATACAAGGAAGCAATCGGAACGGGGTCGGTTTCCAGAAGAAAGAAAAAAGTTGACGGCAAAAACCACAAGAGGCCCTGCTCTTTTTTCTCGTGCCCCGAGCCGGCACCCCGATACGGACAAAATCTTTTCTGAGAATGACTTGTTTTGCCCATAAAAAAGAAGGGGCCAAATGACGACGTGTTTTGCGGGGTCCCACGCAACAGAAAAATTGCGCTGTCGTTACAAATGTTTTTATTTGCCGGCGCATCGCCCCGTTGGTCTGGTATATGGGCACCACCACGCGCGCGCGTAGGCGCCCCTACATTTTGGGACTGCGCCTTTTTGCGGGCAGAAAAGCAAGGCCCCAAGAAAAAAGAGGACTTTTGGGCGTGGAGAAAAAGAGCGCAATCGCACGCGCGCAATAGGCCGCGCCAGACAACAGAAAACATACGGCAAAAGGGGCGGCTTTGATGTCGCTGTCTTTTCTTGTTTATAAAGCTGCCGCTTTTTTTGGGGGTCCTCCCTTGTTGTTTTCGCTTCTCGGTGGTGCAAAGTGGGGTCGCTGCATCGCATCCGGGCGCCTTTTGTTTTGCCCGGGCGAACGCAACACGCACCAGCGACGGCGCGCGCACGCCCGCCGCACCCTGCCGCACGGTGTCGCGCACCGAACCAGCACGCGTGCGCCGTGCCCGATGCCGATCCAGAAATAGATCGTCGGATCGCGAAAAGACGGGAAAAGCAAAAGAGAAACGCGAGCACGCGCGCACCACACACGCATCACTCATCGACAATGGCAACGCCCTCTCAGCCCGCTTCCGTCTCTACCGAGACCTCGACGCCATCTCGGACGTCAACGTCTTTCACGGACGCGCTCCCGGTGACGGCCGTCGTGGGCACGCAGTGGGGCGACGAGGGCAAGGGCAAGGTGGTCGACTACCTGTGCGCCACCGGTGCCTACGACCATGTGGCGCACTGCGCGGGCGGACCCAACGCGGCTCACACGATCGTGGTGCCCGACGGCGCCGGTGCCACCAAGCGCAGCATGCTGCGCATGGTGCCCTCGGGCGTGCTCAACGCCGGCATCACGTGCGTGATCGGGCAGGGCGTTGCCGTCGACGTGGCCATGCTCTCTGACGAGATGAACGCGCTCGAATGTCAGCACGCCGTGGCCTGTGCTGACCGCGTGCGTCTGTCGGATCGCGCGCACGTGCTCTTGGACCTCCATCGCGCGCTGGATGCGCACGGGGAGCGCGCGGCGGCTGTGCGCGGCGCTGCTATCGGCACCACGCGCCGCGGCGTGGGTCCGTGCTACGTGGACAAGGCGGCACGCCGCGGCATCCGCGTGGCCGACCTCGCGTGCCGAGACCGCTTTGTCCCGCGAATGCGCTCTCTCTTGGCCTATCACGCGGGCGCGCATCCCGACGCCGTACGCGAAACGCTCGCCGCCAACGGCATCGCGGCCACCGAACAGGGCGGGCTTATCGCGCCCGCCACGATCGAAGCCGCGGTCGAGGTCTATGCGGCGCGCTATGTCGACGGCTACCACGCGTCGGTGCTGCGCGATCTCGTGTGCGACAGCGTTCGCCTCTTGTCCGAGGCCATCGACAGGGGAGAACGCGTACTGGTCGAGTGTTCGCAGGCGACCATGCTGGACATTGACCAGGGCACCTATCCTCATGTGACGTCGTCCACGACGACCGCTGCGGGCGCTGCTGCCGGTCTCGGACTGGCGCCGCGCTTGGTCGGCGCCGTGGGCGTCGCCAAGGCCTATGTGACGCGCGTCGTGTCCCATCCGGACGCGCGTGCCGGTTGTCCGTTTCCCACGCGTCTGCCCGATCTCCACGTGGCGTCGGACAGCGGCATTGCGCACATCACGGCGCTGGCCGCGGCCGCCGGCTCGGTGGCCTCGGCCGATTTGCCCGCCGAGTCGGTGGGCGTGCTGGGCGCGCCACCGGGCGCCTATTGGGACGCCGCCGACCTGGCGGGCGCGCGCGCCATGGCGGTCATCGGGCGCGAGATGGACGGTTCGGGCCGGCCGCGCGCCGTCGGCTGGTTCGACGCCGTCGTCGTGCGTCACGCCCGTGTCGTCAACGGGTTCGACGCGCTGGTGCTCAACAAGATCGATGTCCTCTCGGGGCTCGACACGCTCAAGATCGCGACAGCCTACAAGATGCGCGACGGCAGCGTGACCGAGCGTCTGCCCGAGGATCTGGCCGACGTGGAGTCGCCCCTCTACGGATGCTTTGCCGGCTGGCGCGATGACATTGGTGCGTGCACATCGTTTGATGAACTCCCCGCAACAACGCGCGTGTTTGTGCGCGCCATCGAGGGCGCCATCGGCTGTCGCGTGGGCTGGCTCGGCGTCGGGCCGGCGCGGCATCAGATGATCGCCGTGCCGCCCGCAGAGCATGATACTCACTAGGCCCGCTGCCGCTCTTGACAGAGGAAATGGCAGATTTTTTCCAGTACATAAATTAAAAACAAGACCATATCCATTTTTCGGTTCCGGGCACTTTTTTTGCGAACCAAGAGGATGCAACCGAGCAGAGGAAAAAGGCGCCGTGTTTTTGTTGCGTGCGGTTTTCTGTTTGACTTTTGGCCTCGCAAGATGACAGAGAAGAAAAAATTTAGGAAACAAAAGAAACAACCGCGCGTGTCGCCGTACGGCATCAAGAGGAGCACCACGAACGATTCTTGCATGAAAAAAAAGCGAGACACAATGAGGGGGGGGGGGCATCAAGAGCGGACGGGTTTGCATCTGGGGCACGAGCATTTGCCCAGGGCATTGATGCGCGTGTGCCTTTCTCGCGCCGCCCGCATCATGTCGATGGCCAGGCAGAGGCGTGTCCCTGGAATGTTGTGCTTGACCCAGCGGATCGTGTCCAAGTGATCGGAACGCGCCGCCGCCAGCATAATGTCGTCGAGCGTGGGCAACGTGCATGCGGGCTTGCGCGGCCAGGCATCGTGCGCCTTTGGGGTCGTTCTGTCATCGTCTGGGGCGGCGCGCTGCGGCACGCAATAGTGTTTGGCAAAGACGCCGAGCGCCGGAGCGTGGTGGCTCGTGGCGGCCTGCTCCAGCGCTTTGGCATCATAGGGAGCCCCGGCCGCGGCCAGCATATCGAGCGCCACGACGGCTTGCCGCGCTGTCGGGTGGCCCGTGGCACGATCGGCGTCGTCGCCCATTTGAGCGACCACGCGCCGTAGCGGTCGATACGCGTCAAAGGGCGCGACCCCCGCGTTGTGCAAGTAAATGGCCACGTGGGCGTGGCATGCCGATGTCGCCACGCGCGCCGCCTGCATGGTGACCGTCTCGGGATGATTCTCATGGAGCCACCGCACGACGTCGAGGTGGCCGGCACGCGCCGCTTCGACGGCCAAAAGGCCGTCGCGCCATTCGGGCACGCGCGCCGGTCGGGATCGAGCACCGTCTCCTGCTTCTTCTTCTTGGCCGAGCGCCCAACGCACAAAAGCGAGGGTGTCCTGAGCGCTCGAACCGACCCCGGCGACGAGTGTCGACAGGGCGCACCGGCGCATGCCTTTCTCGTGCGCCCAGCGCACTGCGGCAAAGTGGCCGCGCGATGCCGCCTCGTCCATCTCGCGTCGCGTGCATCGGCGCTGCGGGACGCGCGTCTGCCGATGGAGCCACACGACCAGGCCCATGGCGCCGCTGGCCAGAGTCAGACCGAGCGTCCTCTCGCTAATATCGACCGCCGTGGGGCAGCCGACGTTGACGAGGTGATCCATTACAGAAGCGGGTTCCAGCACGTCCGTCGCGGGTAGTCTGGCGCGCAGAGCGCTCCCGCACCATTTGTGGTGGGCGCCTTCTGCCGCGAGGAAGCGGTGGACGACGTCGACAATGTCTGGTCGATCGCTCGCAACAGCCATCAGGATGAGGGTAGAGCCCGCAGAGCGGATCACTCGGCGATCATTGTCCAGAATGTATTCGAGGGTGGCAGCACGGCCCGACTTTGCAGCCGCGCGGGCCTGGTCCTCGTGTCGCTTGGCGGCGCGGTTTCTAAACACACTCGACCCGACCTCGATCCACGAAGGCATGTGTGCCTGTTTGGCCTGCGCCTCAATGCGTTCCCACGCGTTGTAGAGCGGGTCCAGCCACATTAGCACGTCGGTGCGCCCGCCGGCGGCCAATCGCACCAAACCCTCATCGTCGAAACCCCTGGCGGCCATGCCCCAACGCGCGTGCACGGCGAGAAAGGCCTCGAATGGCTCGGGACATGTTCCGGGCGGCGGCACCGTGAGATCAAAGGGCGTGCCGTCGGGTGCGTACTTGCGTGTCCATGTGTCGCACGGCGCGAGCACACCGACAAAGCGCCGCGCCGTGGCCTGCAATGCGACAACATCGCGCCATCCGCGAATGTGCATCATGATGTCGCGCACCATTTCGATGGGGAGCACGTCAAAGGCATTGGTGCCGTCGGCCGGCGGTGTCGCATAGAGAGGCCGGCGTAGTGCCGAACACGCCTTTTTGGCGGCCGGCGCCCGGAGCGTGCGCACGACCGCCTTGAATTCATCGGCCGTGCGAGGGCGCTTGTGCTTTGTGCCTCTTTTGCCTTGCATGCCTGCGTGATTATCTCTCTTTTGCCGACTGTTGGTTTTCCTTTCTTTTTCCGTTCTCGTTATCGGCGTTGCTGGCCGGTTTCCCTGCGGTCTGTGGTCACGCTCCCGAGGTTTTTTTGCTGTCTTTTCTTTTTTTTTTGTCAGGCGCACCGTTGCGCCTCGTTGCTGTCGTTGTTGTTTTTTCTTTGTTCGCGCGCCTGGGTCTGCCAGACGATAGGTGATCCCTGCGATTTTGTTGCCCTCTTTTTTTGGTTGCTTCCCGAATACAATCGCTTTGTCTTTTTCCTCTTGCTTTGCGTCCTGGCGCAAAGGGGCAGCACTGACCGCGCTGGTCCTCACGCCGCAGGAAATAAAAAAGGCGCGGCGCACACGCATGACCAACCAATAACCATGTGTTGTAATGCCTCTTTTTTCCAGAAATGCCCAACCAAAAAATAGCCATTTTCCTTTTGGGTTCAATCGGCCTTTGGTTTTTCTTATCGACAATCAGAAAAGAACTGGCGGCGCGCGCAAAGATAGTTGTTGGGTGCCGCTCTTTTCCGCGGCAAAGGAAAAAACCCTGGCCTTTTGTTGGTCGGTCGGCACGCATCGCATTGACCTTTTCAACGAGACCCCCGTGCGCGTCTGCTCGTGGCAACCGTCTGTAACCGCCTCGCGGTCTGGCGGTCTACTGGACTGTCTTGGTTCATCGCGCGCAAAACCCACGCGACAAGGACGACGAGGTGCACCCGGCAACCCGAAACAGCATGACGACCGCACTCGGCCTCGACGCGCTGCCCAACGAAATCTTGTCGTTGATCGTCACTCGGCATATTCAATTGCACTGGCGCTTTATGGCCAGGCGCGTGTGTGCCAGGTGGCGCGACCTTTTGGACGCCGCCGCCAGATCCGTGCCGCCGGCTGCGTCGTGTGATTCGACTTGGGAGCGTCGCCGTGGGATGCGCGTACGCGACACCGCGATCGACTACAGGGCGCTGCGCCCAGAGTGGGAAAAAGGCGCCGTCGTCACAGCATCCGCACTGACCAAATGCATCATTGCACCGGCTGCCCGTTGCGCCAAACGCCCTGATCTTCTTGTAGAGCACTGCGTCGAGGAATGGGGCGTTCCTATTCATTGCGTACCCGCGCTCTTTGTGGCGTCGCAAGGCGTCGCGCTGGTGCGCTACGCCACGGTCATCGCCAAGGCGCTCACATTTGACTCGCGCAGCGACACTGACATTGTCCGCGCGGGGGACCTGTCCTGGGCCTTTGACAAAGTAAAAACGACGCGTCTGGCGTTTGCCGCGGGCCTCGTCGATGTGGCCGTCGCCACGGGCGACCTAGATACCGTGCGGTGGGTGGTGTCGTCTTTCGATCCGCCATTCGACTGGTCCAAGATTGATACATTGCACTGGATAGGCGCGGCCCTCTACGGCGAGCGTCTCGACGCGGTGGCTTTTGCGCTGGCGTCGTGGGCGGCCGCCACGAATCAAAGTGGCTCGCGACACGATGATGTGCTCTCGACGCTGTGGCTCGCACTGGGCCAACTGCCAGTGGAGCGTCTCATGCGCCTGATCGGCCTCGCGTGCGCGGCAAAACGTCGCGACCGTCCACGACGCCGACGCGCCGCATGCAACGGACACGCTGCCGGCGCGCACGATTCGTGTGGCGTAGATCACCGGGCCGATCCAAACGCCGACGCGACAATAGACACTGTAGTGGGCATAGTGGGCCAGACTGCCGTCGTCAGACTGGGCAAGTGCCTTGTGGACTCGTGGCAAGACCGCGGCGCCCTCGTGTGCGCATCGAGCGCCGCGCGCGCCGGCAACGTGGGGGTGGTGGCGTTTGCGTGCAAGAGCGTGAAACCAGAGGATGCGCGTGATGTGGCCGCTGTGGCCTGTCGCTGTGGCCACGTCGATGCCGTGCGATGGTGCGTGCTCGCTGGGCGCCTGATAACGGTGCGCGATGCCGCGCTCTATGCGTCTGAGCCTCGCCGGTGGGGAGAGCATTGCGCGCGCTCCAAAAACGACACTGCCGCGCTCGCCTGGCTGTTTGACCCGCACGGGGGCGCCTGCGTGCCCTCCCGCGATGACATTGCGCTCATGATACGCACCAGCCTGGCGGACCGTTACGTCGCGCGTGCCGTGTGGATCGCCCGGCGCCATTCGGACAAGGTCTCGCCGAGCGACGTCGCGCGTATTGTCGGTTCGGCGTGCCACTGCGGTGTCGAATCCATGTACGCCACGGTGGACGACCTTGAGACCGTCGTGCATATGATGGACGCCGTCGCCGCTGTCTCAGCGGACGCATGCGCCCAATGCGACATGTGGGCCGACCTTTGGTCGGCGCGAGGCATGTGCGAGGGGGACACGCTGTGTCTTTTGCGATATGCGTGGGCGCGCACGAACGGCATTGACGCCCACGTTGCGGCGAGCCTCTTGGGCAAATGTTTCGGTCGTCCGCCGGCGCCCTCGCGCGCGTGGGTCAGATGGTGCCGGGTGCGCTCTGTCGGCGATGGTTCAGAGTACGGCGGGGCAGACAAGGAGAGCGCGATCCGCGCCTGGTTTGCCGCAAGGGGCATCGCGCCCCGTCTCTGATGAACCGGCCTTTTTGCACCCGCTCCCTTTTTTTGCGCACGCATGCGCTTTTGCATGCGCAAGCAATCATCCCTTTGTTGCATATCTCTTTTTTTTGGTACAAAAATGTGGGGTCGGCGCTTTTTTTCCTCCATTGCAAAGGGCTGCAGCTTTTTCGTATTTTCCGCATTGCCCTCCTTCCTCATTTGCTCTTCTCTCCCTCTTTATTTTTTGTTTGGCGGTCGCGACCTTTGTGCCTGGAGCCTCGTGACGTCTTTTCCTTTTCTCGCATTCTTTTCCTTTTCCTTGTTTTGTCTGCGCATGCGTGCCGTGCATGGAAAAAATCAGTGCCGGGGCCGCATGCGCGCACACACAGCAGAAACACACCCCACGACCCAAACATCCTTTCGTTCTCACAAAAAAAGGGGAAGAAAAAGGAGGGTGGCACATCTTCACGAACCAGCATTCTCATAGGGCGTCTTCTTTCTTTCCCCTTTGGCTGGCAGAGCGTCCCTTTTTCGCTCCGTGCCTGTTGCGACAGGATGCATGCGCGGCATCCAACTTGTGCGCGCGCGCCTGACGCTTTGCTCCTGTGGGCAGTCGGGGGCAGTCTATTCGACAATAAATAAAATGCTCATTTTTCCATTCTCGCATGCGTGCGCAAAAAAAGCGTGCGTGTGGCCCCCGTTGTTTTTTTGTGAGAAAAAAAAGAAAGAAAAATAGGCGGTCGTGTATTTTTTGCTATCTGCTTTCTTTCGAGGACAAAGTCGACAAAGAGACGAGAGGGAGAAAAAACACTGGGGGAAAAAGATACAGAAAATAGACAACGGGAGGTGGCGGCGCCACTAAGGGATGGCCGTCATCGAGCCTCGCACGCATAAAGAGCGGATCGCCCCGATGGCACGAGAGCGCTCCTGCGTGTGCGTGTGCCCTTGAGGATGGCGTCCACCTGGAGCATGGTGTGCCGTGCGATCCTCGCGCTTTCCGACAGATAGGGGCCGCGCTCGTAGAGCGGCCGGCCACAGAGCGCCATGCGCGCAAAGGCGTGCGCTCGACCGGCGGCTGTCTGGGCTTGCGACGCCGTTGCATCGTATTCGACACCGAGCACGGCCGATGCCAGCAGGCCGTATGGATCGGCCACAAAGAGCGCGCGCTGTTGCGCGATCCATGCGGCGAGCGCGTGCTCGGGAGGATCGGCCCAGGAGCGCCAACTGCACACGGATACGCTCGCGCAGCCGCCGTCCCGTACACAATGCCCCCGGCCCCATACAGAGGCGATCCACTGTTGTGTGCTTTTGTCGGCCACGTGGACGCACGCGTCGCGCGGTGCCGCATGGCCCCATTTCTCGTGCAGCAGGTCGAGCAGGTCGGTGCGTCCGAGAGCCGCCGCGACCACCCACGCGAGACCAACGCCGGCCGAGTGGGCGTCGGCGAGCGCCTGGAATTCCGCAACGGGGAGTGACACTGCGGCACAGGCCAGCGTGCCCTCGTCCCACTGGTAGCCGATGCGTTCCAGATCTTGTATTCGCGCCGACACCGCGTGTCGACGATCGTGGCGGCAGCGGCGACCGTCGACATGAGCCGAGAGGGCCACCAGCGCAGTGGCCGGCGTATGTCGGTCGGCGCTGCTCACTTGGTCGGCGAGGGCCGAGTCGACGAGGGCGGCCAATAGAGCGCGCTTGGGAGTCCATGGGCAACCCAAATCCTGGACGCACCATCGGACCACATCGTCGGCACCGTCCACAATGGCCTCGTCGACCAGGGCCTCGGTGATGACGACGGCGTGCTCGCCACCCACAGCCACGGCGCAGTCGTACCAGATCGACGAGACATGCGCGGCGACGGCCAGCCATGTAGGCTCGACGCGTTCGAGGATGGCGCACACGAGTTCGGCAGGGAGTGTGCGCGCGCACTCCCAAGTCTCGTCGGCGCACGAGGTCGCGTTGGCCATTGTGCGTTTCTCTTTGTTGTTTGTTTCCTCTCTGCGCGCGCAGAGTGGTCGGGTGGTCACAGCGCGTGTGCTGTGGCGGCTGCAGTGGCGTTGGCGTCAGGGACAACTGTGACGGTGGGGATTGTTGTCTCTCGGTATGATAATGTGTGTGCACGCACACGCACAGGTCCTTTTCACCCATTGCGGCCGATTGCGCGTGCCCGCCCCTTGACGCATACCGATCGGAAAGGCGCTCGAAATCCGTTGGAAAGGGGTGCCGCCTGTGGCTCTTTTTGACCACTTTGGCACGCGGCGCTTCGACAGATAAAAAACTCTATGGAATTGGCGGTGGCGCGGGTGCGCGTACCTCGGCGTGACGGCCGTGGCGCCGATGCGAATGAAAAGTCAAAGACAACGAAATAGACCAATCGGGCGCTCGGTCACTTTTTTCCTTGTCCTCCAGAACGGACACGCCACATCCCGGCGAGTTGTGGGCTCTGTGCTCTGCTCACGTCTTTTTTTGTCTAGGGCTGCGGTCGGCCCGTTCCGTATCCTTTTTTTTTTCTCTGATGAGGGAGCGCAAGGCAAGGCGAGCAAATCAACCGCTCGAGCGTCCCGTGTGTGCGCTATCAACGAACCACAAAAGTAATAAAAAACAAGAGACAAGCGCTCCAGCGGCCGAGCAGCGCCAAGTGTGCCGTTAGCCGGTGTTCTTTTTTCTTTTTTTTTGTTTCTTTTTGTCTGACAAAAGAATTCAAATATAAAAGAGTGTAGAAAAAAAAGGGGGAATGGGGAGCCACGGCAGAGCGGGCGGTGTGGCAACGAGGCGGCGCGCGCGTGCCCTACAAGAATACGGCACGAGAAAGGGCGAAACGGACAAGAGAGACGGCGCATGGCCTCACGTGCAATGTGCCACGACACGTGGCGCATGCGACTGAGCCACGTCCAGGACGCCATCAGAGTCGGCGGCCGCAAGCAGGCCGTCTGCGATCACCCGACGCATAAAGACGGTCTCGATGGCCGACCCGGCGGCGGGCGTGTCGACAAACATGGCAAAACCGTCGCCGCCGCGCGCCACGAATTGCTGCATAATGACGCGATGCACGGAATCGGGTTCCAATGGTACGTCGCCCCTGCGGATCGATACGACGCGCCGGCCGGGAGGGCGCCGGGGGTCATAGACCATGCGCCACGGCGCCGATACGTGTAGCAACGATCGACAGTGTGTTTGCTGCGCTGGCGCGCTTTCCGCCGTCATCATGGCGTCGGCTTGGGAGCCGAATGCCTCGGGTGCTGGCATCTGCGCCACGGCGTTTTCAAAGGCCGCCTTCAGTTGGTGGCCCGTGAGGAGGCGCACCGTGCAGCGCGATGCTGTGGCCATCTCGGCACGCAGGTCGCCGGCCGTAAAGACATGGCCTGCCGGGTAGTCGCGCGCGGCGCGCAACGCCCCGCCTTGGATGAGCGCCAGCGGCAGCGTCTCGCGATGTCGGGGCGCATCCGAGGGCGAGTCCGACACCGCCCCGGCGTCGCCATCGGCCCATTGTGCCAAGAGATCGCAAAAGAGATCGGCCAGCGAGCAGGGGCCGCTACGCGCCGTCGCACTGGTCAATGGGCGCGCAAACACGCACAGCGGCACCGCGAGGTCTGCGGTCATGTCGGCGGGGTCGACATCGTCGCGCGGCCTCGACGCGACGAGGCGTGTCAAGAGGTCGCGCACGCGCGACTCGACCGGATCTGGTCCACGCGTTGGGACAGACGCATCAGCCCGGTTTGGCAACAGGTCGATCGATTCGACGCGTGCGCCGTTGGAACCGCCCACGCGCAATACCACACGCCCGAGATGATCGGCGTCGGAACCGCACTTGACGATGGGCGCCCGGCCGTCGGCGCGGTCGACAATGACACAGTGTTCGTGGCCCCCGAGGATGACATGGAGACGCGACCCCGCATGCCGCGCCAAACCGACATCCTCATCCATGTCCATGTGTGTGAGCGCCACGACGGCGTCGAGGTCGTGCAGCACGCCGATCGCATCGTCAAATCCGCGCTCGGCCGACACGAAGCGCGCGCCCCCGTCGCCGGCCGACGACATGCAAGGCACGCGCGGCGTGCACAATCCGACCAGACCCACACGATGGCCACGGCGGGTGACCACCACATCGGCGCGAACGCCGGCGCCAAAGGGCACATCGCGACCGGCGACGGCCGTGTCGAGGGCGACGACGCACGGCGAGGGTGTCCACGGCCTCTCCATGGGACCCGACGCTGCCGAGCCCAGAGGCTGGTCGACGCGCGTGGCGTCGATGTTGGTGCACAGCCAGCAAAACGGCGACTCGGCGCTGCGCAGCGCGCAACCGCGCGTGCCGCGGTCGAATTCGTGGTTGCCGGGCACGACGTGGGTGACCCCTGCGGCGGCCAAAAGCGGCACCATGTGACGCCCGGCGTCAGCGGGACCGCGACCGGACAAGAGGCCGGCCGCCGTCATAAAGTCGCCGCAACAGCAGACGATCACGGCACCCGCCGGGTCGTCCGCATCCTCTAGCGCCTTTCGGCGCTCTCGCTCGATCATGCCCGCCAGCGCGGCAAAGCCGGCGCGCGACCCATCCGGCGTCGGGTCCAGCACGTAGATGTCGTTAAAGGTCAAGAGAACCACGCGCTCCCCGCGCCCCGCATCCTCGATCACGACGTCTCTTTTTTTCTCCATGATGGTGGACTCGGCGCGCCTGCTGTTGCGGGTCCGCGCGGGCCACGCACTCGCCCGTTACCTTTTCTTTTTCCTTTGCTCGTCGCCTGGGGGCGCTGTCTGTCCTCGTCTCCTGGTTGGCCCTCTGTTTTCCTTTTCCTCGGGTCGGTGATCGGGTGGTTGTGTGCGTATGTGCGCGGCGACACGCAAACACGCAGACAGCGCCAGCGACAAGCGTCGAAAATACCGGGCGTTCTAAAAAGATATTTTTCTTTTTTTTTTGGCCGCAAATGGGTGCGCACCGTATCCTGTCCTTACTTTGCCGCAGGCGAGCGACCTCTCCCTATGTGGCGACGGCAATCCCTTGCGCCACGCGCGCACGGACGCGATTCGGCGACGATGGCGTTTTTTTTCCGTGCCCGCCTGGAGGGCACCCTCGCAATCCGCCCGCCTCGCTCTTGTCGGCGCGTCTGCTCTTGTGTTGGTAAAAACTCGGGACGAATAACAAAAAGCACACCGTCGCCAAAAAGAAACGGCAAAACAACGAGTCTCGACAGGGGCGGCGGGCTGGACCCGCCTCTCTTTTCTCGCGTCTGCCGCTTCTTTCTTTTTTTTTTGGCGCCACCCAAGACCGCCCGTGCCGGCACACCGCCATTGGTCAACGTCCTGGCCCCTTTTTGTTCTTTTCACCTTGGAAGAAAAAAGGCAAAGGTGGCACTTGTCGCGGCTTTGTTGTGCGGTCGCGTATGCTCGACCCTTTTCCCCTCACCCTGTGTTGTTGTTGTTTTTCCCTGTCGCACGCTCTGCCTTTTTCATCACTTTTTTTCGCGCTCGCAACAATCACCTTCTCTGCAAAAAAGGACATTCTTTGCTCTCCTCTTCTTCTTCTTTTTTATTGTCAGCAGCGCCCTGCCCGTCCCGCGACGAGGACGACCTGCACGAGAAAAAAATCAGCCACGAGCGTCCATTTGAATCAGCACATGCGCGACAGCCCGCTTCACGGCGTGGGCGAGCCGTCGGCCGACGGCGTGCCTGTGACGGTTCAAGGCTCGGACACGGCGCCCCATGGTCATGTGAGTCACGGAGCGCCCGCCGACGTCATTCGCACGTCGCAACAACACAACGATCTCGTCGATCTCAATGTGTCGGGCACGCGCATGACGGTGTTGCGCTCGACCCTGTGTGCCGGACCGCCGACGTCCATCCTGCGGCGCATGTTTGACACCGACGACGTCGACACGACCTCGCTGTGGAGACCGCCCGTGCGCGACGGCGCCTTTTACCTCAATTACGATCCGCGCCACTTTGCCGCCATCATCAATGCGCTGCGTTACGGCGCCGACGTGGCGCGGTTTGGCGATGTTGCGGACGTGGCGTGCGTGCGCGGCCTCGCCGCCTACTTGGGCCTTTACGACATCGAGGCCGAGTGCGCCTATGCCGTCGGCCGCATCGACGATACGTTCGACCCCGACGCGCACGCGACCATCTCTTTTATCTTTGAAGACAGCCTCGGCGACGGCGATCATCGCCTGGGTGTCGGCTGCCTGCCGGCCACAGTGCGCGTCCCGCGTCGGTGGCGGGCGTCGCGCGCTCTCGACGCCATCGCCGACGCGTTGGACATGCGCCGCACGCACTTGCGCTTTTACACCGCATACACAAACACCACGGTCCTGCATGGCGTGTACGGACCCTGGTCGCGCGATCGCCTGTCAATCGGTGCGCCGATCGATCCGGCGCCCACGTCGACCGTACACCAGTTTCCGTGGGCGCGCCACGCCGAGTGCATCGTGTTTGTCGCACGCGCCCCCGTCGCGTCCCGCGTCGCGCTTTGCAAGATCTACGACGCGGCCTCTCCATACACAGGAGGAGACAGCAACATCGGCTGCGATCTGCTGCTCCGACCCGGCGTGCGCCCGCTCGTGTTTTGTCTCCCGCCGGCGGGAGCGGCTGCATGCGACGTCGTCAAAGCCGCTTGCGTGCGTGCCGGAGTCGGTGTGACCGAGGTCGTGGCGGCCTACATCGAACACCAGGGCAGCAGCGTGGACTTTACTCGTCTAGCCTTCCCGGCGACCTCTTTGAATGCTGATGACGATGGCGACGACGACGATGATGGTGAAGTCATAGCCAACCACATGCCGCACGGCGAAGCGCTCATGCTCTTTGTTGGTTCGTCTCCTTTGCCGAACGCCTCATCGCTATCGAATCTTTTAGAGACGCTATCCGACGTCTGGATGGGTGCTGGCCCCGTCGACGGCGACGCCGATTCTGCCTGATAACGAAAAAAAAAATGTCGATCCCGCGTGCGCGTGCATCGTTGGATGCGGTTTGGCCCGTCTCGTGTGCTTTGGCCGTTTGTTAGGCCTTTCTTCCTCGGTCGCGCCGTTTCTGCATGCCCTTGCATAAACTTTTCAATCGCGCGATGGCGCAGGCATCTCTGGCAAACCCCTTGCCTTGGTATTTTTTTGTTTACGCGATGATGCGCCTTTTTTCGTGCCGACACAAACGATCCAACCAACGATGTCAACGAAAAAAAAAACAGTCGGCCAAAAGAGAAAAAAGGAAAGAAAGAGCAGGGGCGGCACGCCATGCACCGACAAGGAAGAAAGAGGACCAAAAGAGAGCCCATCAAAAAAAAATTGAAGGCCATCGGAACCGACGCGTGGGGACGCGATCGGTTGCGGCGTGCTGTTGTTCTTTGCGCAAAACAACATAAAGGAAAAAGCGAATTAAAAGACCAAGGAGGGATCTTGTCTTGTTTGCCGCCACGTCTGCGCTTGGGCTTGTCTTTCTTTCGTAAAGCCCTTTTTCTTTTTGAGGTTGCAGCGCACGGGCACAAAGATAGTATCGCGGCGCACATTTTTTTCTATCTTTTGGTCGAGAGTGCGGTTGGTGCAACCGCACCGTACGAGCGCGCTTGCAGATATATTTCTTTTTCCAATTTTTCTAGGTAAACCCGCGCTGTGGGAGCAGAGCGCTCACTCTATCAAAGGCCTACGTGCGAATTAGAAGAATTGTTCGAAACGAATGGCAAAGCCCGCAAAGACGAACGCGCCGAGAGACGAAGCCGATGAAGAAGGTGCCATTGACGCCGTGGGCAGAGCGGACGGCGAAACGGACGGAGAGGGCGAAGCAAAAGGCACACCCGACGCAGACGGCGAAGGAGAGGGAGACGCCGAGGCCTCGATCGCCTCGGCGCAAATCGCCGATACGACGAGGACAGTTGCCGCGGCGATCATGAGTCGGATCAAGGACAGGCGTGACATGGTCGGCAGAGGACGACGGCGCATGCGCAGACAGCGACAAAGTGGTGAGAAGCCAAAGGCGACAAGAGGATAGGAAAAAAGCGGGCGCGCGGGCGGTCTTTTTATTGTTTTGTCTTGTTTTGTGATTGGTCAATGATATGGCGCATTTGCTTGGTTCGAGCATAGTAGGGGATTTGTCTGCGCGCGCGTAGCACGGGAGGGCTTGACCCACCCGGGACCAGAGCATCGCGCATCCAGGAAAAAACTCCTGTGGAAAGCCTCTGGCATTTTTCCCTTTTCGTGTCTTTGCGCTGTTTTTCCTGCTCGTGGTTCGGTGCTCTTTTTGCGCTTTGTCCGTGCGCGCGCCTGTCTTGCGGCCGCCCCGCCTCTTTCTTTCTTTTTTCGTCTTTCTCTTTTTTTTCCCTCCTCTCTCGCCGGCGCACAGCACAAGCCAACACCTTTTTCTTCTTTGGCAACGCTCCGCTCGCGTGAGCGCACCGACACCAAGGCTATCGAAAAGTAGGGGAGGAAGAAAAAAGAAAGACAAAACGGACGGACCATACGCTGCCGGCACAAGACGCACCAAAGCGGTGACGCCATATTAAACTCGCCAAGCACACCGGAGAGGGAGGGGGAGGGAGAAGAAAACACTGGAAAAGCACAGGGCAAAGGGACACCCTACAGAACAACGCATGGAAACCGAGATCCCGTCACCGGCCGACCCGGTCATCGACGGCGACGACCCACACCGCCAACCAAACGACGGGGAGACGGCGGTGCCATCGTGCAAGAGACGGGGCGGACAGCCTGGCAAACGCCGTCGTGGCGCCAAGCGTCAACGCACATCCAATGCCGCCGACGTTGCGGGCACGACGGACGACGATGCCATCGGCCTCACTGACCTGCCCGCCGAGATTGCACTCGCCATCTTGTCGCACTGCTCTGCCGTCGACGTGGCGCGCATGGGAATGGCCTGTCGATGGGCCGCTGCCGTCGTCTTTGACCCGCCGTCGATGCGCCAACTGTACCGTCGTGCCGTCGGCGCGTCCTGTACAGACGATCCCCTTTGTATGGGGCGCTTTGGCGACGTGGTTGATGTGGATTACTTTGCTGCCGCCGACCCGGCGCCGCTCAACGTTGTGCGCTTGGCAGACTGCGGCCGCCACCGCGGCGACAACCATGGCCGTGTGCGTAGTACGCGCATCAGATCGCCGTCGACCCTTTTCAATAGCACACCGACGGTCTCCAAGAGATATGCCCCACCACCTGTTGCCGCGCCACGCATCGACGGCGACGGCCGCGGTGGCCTTCATGTCATTTGTGGTATAGACTCCACCCGATGTCGCGGTCGCCATGGGCTGCCGAAAGACGGTTGCGACGACTGCGACGAAAACGGCACCAAGAGCATTCCCAACGAGAGAGGAGAAGTGTGCAACAACAATGATGATGATGATGATGATGATGGTGGTGGCGGTGACAACGGCGGCGACAGCGGTAGCGGACCCACCAGGTCGGGGACGGCTGCGCAAATGAGGGCAGCGCGTAAACAGGCCGTCGTGTCGACATCGGCATGTGGTCTGCCGACTCCAGTCGTACCCGCCGAGCGACTGGCCCGCGACGACCCGTGCATGCCGTGCGGGCGCCGCGTCGGTGCCGCCGAGATCGCGGCCGTGATGGAAGAGGCCGGGTGGCGCTGCGGGCATCTGCCTCCCTCGCTCGCCGAGGCCATCGGCCCGCTGCGTTGCATGGCCCTCGCCGAAGCGGCCGCAGAGAGCGCCGCTGGCACACGCCGCGGGTCGGCCAAAAAGCGCGGCGGCGCCCGCCTGGTAAAGACCATTCGCCGCACGGGCCTCGGCCACACGTCGACCGTGGCGTGGGGCTTTTGGCGCGAGGGCCGCCTCGTGGGACCGGGGCTCGTCGCGCGCGCCTCGTGCCGCGCCGACGTCGGAGCGCGGTTCGACGCTCGTTGGGCGCTGGCGTGGGAGGACGACATGACGCGCAGTGACGGACGCTACCGGCCGGGTGCGTCGGCGCCGTTTGTCCAGCGCACGTGGCGCGTCGTGGGCGCACGCACCGGCGCCACCGTGACATGCGGAGACGCCACGGGCGCGCTCGGCGCTGCCATGACGTCGACCACGGACGACGGCGCTACGGTGAGCGCGCTGGTGGGGCCGGCGACGCGCGCCGCCGCCTATGGTACGACCGTGGTGGTCGGACCGGGCCGCGTCGTGCGATCGTATGGATCGCGCACCTGTGAGACGGTGGCGCCCGTCGTCGGGATCGACGAGATGGACGCGTGTCTGTGGACGTCGGCGACGGCGGGGCGCTCCGACGAGAGCGGGGCGCACCCATCTGGCACGGTGCGCGCCGCGCGCGACGTTCCAATCGCCGGCACCGACGTTGCCGTCTACCGCGGCGCCGTCGACGCGGCCGACAGGCCGCACGGCCACGGTGCCGTGTACGCGCTCGACGCGAGCCTGGACCGCGAGACCGTCGTCTACGAGGGCTCGTGGCAAGGCGGCGTCGCCCACGGGTGGGGTCGCCTCTTTGATCCGACCCTGCCCGCCGAGGCCCACCGCGACGCGCGCCCCCTCTTTGTGGGCTACTTTTGCAAGGGCGCGCCTGTTGGGTCGGGTTCGCTCTCGCCGGCCCCCGGCTGCACCGTCGAAGCGGCGGGTTGGTGGGCGGCCGCCGAAGACGACGACGTCGCCTACACGCCGGCACCGCGCGGCTCTGGCGTGGTCCACCTCCCGTGTGGCGCCCAGCTGACGTGCGACTGGCAGCGAGCCGGGGCGCCGCCGATCGTGTACGCCGTGCGCCATCGCGATGCCGCGCTGGGTCGCGCCGTCGACGCAGGCGACTGTGTCATCACCGTCGAGGCGCTCGACACCCCGCGGGACAGCGACCTCTGGGCTGCGGCCATCGAGCAAACCCTGCTCGACCGCACCGACGCGCTGTGCCAGATGGCGCCCATTGTGCCGCACACGGGCAGCCGCACGGCGGCGCGATGGATGGGGAGCGCACTGACGGCGCCCTCTCTACGTTTTCGCGTGCGATGCGGCGACTCGCCCGACGCCGTCATTGCCGTCGATCTCGCGTCCATGATCGTCTCCTGGGCGTGATGGTCCTTTTTCTTCCCGCATGCCCCCCCCCCTTTTTTTGCGACGTCACCGCATTCTATGTGCGCCTCCCTATACAAAAAAATGCGTGTGCGTCTCTTTTCGTCGCGCCCCTCGTGTGTGCGCTGCGGCCACGCAAGAACATAGAAGAGACAAGACGCACACGCACGCACACGCGCACAAACTAGGTAACCGCAAGTCATTCTCTCCCGTAGTCGCCGTCCTTTTTTTCCAATGTTCTTTCGGCCATTAAAAGAAAACCACAACCGTTTTGGCATCGCGCCGCCAAAATCGCTCCCTCTTGGATTTTTTGCTGGTCGCTCACAGCAGACGCCGGCAAATTTTTTTTGGAGTGGCGGGGGGTGCAATGGAAAAAGGACGCCGGCATGGGGCACAGACGTGCGCGTGTGCCAGTGGCGCGAGTATATGACGACCGCGCCCCAAAAAAAGAATCGTTCAAAAGAGCGCGTCGACCAATGTGGTGCGTCGGTCACGAGGCGTCAAACGAGGCCTCGTCCACAGCGCCACGCTTGATGAGGCGTGCGCACAAAACGGGCCGGCGCCACGCCAGGTAGGCGGCGACCTTGGGCGGCGGCGGGGGCGCATCCGGATCGACGCCTGCGGCACGCAAGAGCGCGACGAGGCGCGATGCCGATTGCGCATCGCCGACCACGGCGCTTCCTTGAACAACCGTGCGTCCGCGTCCGCCCTTCATGTCCATGGTGTCGATGACGATGCGCAATAGCGTGGACGGCAAGTCGGTAGAATCCTGCGTCATCGATGCCGAGCATTTGATGACAACGCGTTGCACCGCGATACGCGCATAGAGACCGAGCGCGAGATCGGACAAGTCCACTGCGTGACTATCGGGCGCGACGGTGCGCAAGAGACGCGTGTCGTCGCATTCGTCGCTGTGCACGTAAATACGCCGGCGGCGTCGTTGTTGAGCGCGCTCTGTCCCCGGTCGCAAGGTCGGCGAGTCCGGGCATGGCCGGTTGACCTCGTCCACCTTGGTGGCACTGTCGTCCGTGCTCATATCGTCCTCGGCTTGTTTCATTCCGGTGCGGGGGTCGTCGCCGCCGCCGTGGTCATGGGGCGTCTCTCTGTTGTTGTGGCCGGCGTTGCCGACACAGCGCGCTGTGCGCATGCACCACGCGCGCCCGACGGCGCCTTCAACATCCGCGGGCGTCGGAGCAGCACCGACACCGCCGTCGTCGACGTACGGACCCGAGGTCACCTCGCGGCAACGAAGCCACCGGCCGGCTGCGGGCATGTCATCAGCGCCGTAGAACGAGTCCACAAAGGTCGAGCGCACTGTGCGTGCGCCTTTCTGGGCCGTGGCGAGGGCGCGGAGCCTCTGGGTCGCGTCGGCGTCGAGCGTCCACCGCACGCGCACCGCCAGCGAGGGGTCGCGCTCCAAGTGCCGTACGGCCTCGGTGGCCGAGTAGCCGACCATCACGCTGGGCGGCCCGCACCGTCGCCGCATGCCCATAGCGCGGGCGCGCCCTCGTCCTGTCTCGTGTATGCGCGAGAAGAGAAGGAAAAGAAAAAAAAGAATAGTATGTGTTTCCTTCCTGTTTCGCCGTCTTCCGATGTCTCTCTTCTTTGGGCTCCTCTCTTTTTTTCTCCCCTCGCGTGTCGCCTTTGTCTGCTTTAGGGCAGTGGGCGATAGGGCAGCCGCCGGCGCTGTCGCTCCTTGTCGTCGTCGCTTTGGTCGGCTCGGCCCTTTTCACGCTTTTCTTGTTTCACTCTTTTTTTTTTCTTTCGCTTGGCACAGACAGGGCACACCGTACGGTGACGGCAGATTCTGCCCGGTCGTTGCGCAGAGAGAGAGAGTGCGGGCCTATATCTATCTTTTTTGTCGCATAAAAAGGGGTCGGTCTTTTGGATGGAAAAAGGACGAGGAGAGGGCGCGCGTTCGGTCCTCTCGGCGCCACTTGCCCGGCGAGCGGCGGCGGTGTTGTGGTTGGTGCGCTGCAAGTGCAGATCTTTGGGGGTGCCATGTGAGAAAAAAAAATGACCGTCGCAATCGACGATGGCAGTCGTCCGTGTGTATTGGTGACACAAGACTGAACCCGATGGACGCCGCCAATTATGACGCATGCAACAACAACAAAACCATCCGCGACATTTACATCGGGTCGACGATGAAAATGGCCCATCCAGATCCTCCAACAACGGTAAAGGAGACGATTACCGTGCAAGTTTTTCTTTTCTCGTGGTTCCAGGGACATGCCTAGAAAAGGCAAGTGCCTTGCCGTCCCGGTATGCCGGGCAGTGTCACACGAGAGCCAAAGAAAAAAGAGGTGCTACCGAGTTTTTTTTGAATTGGTCGGTGGGCTTTTCCCGCCGACGGCCGGTGCGCAACGGAAAGCCACGGCACCCCATCCGGTTTTCTCCCATGCGCTCAGGCCTCTCTTTCTTTTTTTTTCCACTGGGAACCAACCTTGTTGTTGCGCGGCTCTTGCGCATATACGGCCGGCGCGCAGACAGACAGACAAAAGATGGCGGCCATCATGCTGGACCGGATCAACGCGCTCTCTCATGCCGACGACCTGGCCGATGCTCGGTTCGACTGTGGTACGCGTCATGTCTCGATCGGCGGGCGTCTCTTTATCAACGTCGACCACGCCCTAGCGGACGTGTTGCGCGACGTTGCATTGGGCGCGTGCACTCGCATTGAATCTAGAGGCGACGGTGGCGACAAAGATAGTGACGAGCATCATGATCATAATCATTGCGATGATGATGATGGTGGTGGTGATGGTGGCGGAGACAACGTGAGTAGCCCGCAACTACGTTCCGCCGTCGTCAACGCTCCCGGTGGCGACAATGGCACCGACCGCATCGATACGGCTTGGTGGATTTATCGGTCACGTGTGGCCCAACGCCTGTGCGGTGCGGCCTCGGCAGGCGACGCAATCGAACGCGACCACCCGCTCGATGTGACCGTGCATCTGTGTGGCGTCGTGTCGGACCTGCGCCGTGCGGCACACGAACGCGCCGTGTGCTACTCGCCCGCTGGACTCTTGAGACTGTTTGACCGCATGCGAGCGCGCTGGGTCGACTGCGCTCTCGGTTTGCGTCTTGCGCATTTGGCCCGTCCCGACGGACCCGTGCAGCGTGCCGCGGTGCGCGCCGCACTGGGATCAGCCAGGCGCGTCTCGCTCTCTGGTCGCCGACGGAGGCGGGCCGTCGGCGCGCATGACCGGCCATCCCAAATCGCGCCGACCGTGAAATCACCAGAGACCGCGACAGCAACAACAACAACAGCAGCAGCAACAACAACGCCAGAGGCGAGGGCGACAACAACCGCCCAACCATGGCCGGTGGAGCACATGTCGCTCGATTTCATGTACCGCCTCCAGCGCGTTATCAACCGGCCCGTGGCGACAATGGTGCCCACCCGAGACGCACCGCTCAGCCCGCCGCTCGCCGACATGGCCGATGATGTATGGCGTGGGTTTGCCTAGGGTCTCCTGCGCGGTGCCTCTCTTTTTTTCCTCCCAGGTCGTGCACGCGCATCTGTTGTTTGTCCTCTTTCCTTTTTTTCCCCTCCCTCGTCTCTCGTGTTTGTGTGTCCAACGACAAACAAACAACAAACAATACTAAAAAAAAGACATTCATCACAAAGGATGAAAACCTTTTTCTTTTTTTTTGTCCCAAGGAGTGGCACGCGAAGAAAAACTCGTGCCATTGGTCAAAAAAAGCGCGATTGGCCTCGCGCGGTTGAGCGCGTGCGCGCCGATAGGATACTCATCGCCCTGGCTGTGCGTCGCGAAAAAAGGAGACCGACGGACGTGGTCGCATCGGCAAGCACAACCGGCGAGAGGGGCAACAAGGGCTCTTCTTCTTTTTTTTTTCTAACACCATGGCGCACAAACAGCAACAACACAAGGAACAAAAAGGATTGGCGCGCGCAAAGGCGACGCTCAAGGCACCGCGACAGTCGTCACGTGATGCCTTTGGCCGCGCGCGACGATGGAGAGCGCCGTGTATGTGGGCGGCCGTATTTGTCGTGCTCGGCGTTGTGCTCGGCGCGTGGGCATGTGCCTTGGACGCGTGGAACACGCCCACCGCGCTCGCCCTGATCGACGATGTACGACATTGTCTGACGCCCGGAGGCACGCCCGCAGAGGCGCGTCTCTGGTCGGCAGCTGCCCGGTGCGATTCGGCCGCTGTCCTACGCCTCGTGGCCGGCGGTGCGTCGGTGCACCGCGACCAGGGCCACGGGCGAGGCACGCCGCTGCACGCGGCCGCTGCTGCGTCGGCCTGGGCGCGCGGCGACTGCATCCACACGGCGGCGACACTCGTTCGCGCCGGCGCCGACCCATTTGCGCGCGACGCCGTCACGGGTCGCGCCGCGATTGATGTGGCGCTCGCCTGCGATCGCCTGGACCCGTCTTGCGCGTTCCAGTGCCGCCGGCGCAATCCACCGCTGGGGCTCTTTTTGCAATCGGCCGCGGACGGGAGGCGCGCACGCGCTTTGGCCGCGGTCCATTAAACATTACCCAACAAACTCATCCCTCTCGTCAGCCTTTTTTTTTCTTCTCTTCCTCTTGGCGCCGCTCACCGGTGGCGCTGCCTCCTTGTTGGTCCTGTTTTGCGCCGTCGCCACCATCACCTTTTTTTTTATGATCTCGCTTTTCTTAGGGAAATCGCCCTGGTGGGTCTCCCACAAGAAAAACGGGACCTCGTCTTTTTTTCCTGCGACGGCAGCGACGGGCCTTTTGTCGTCGTGCCTCTTTTTTCCGTCTCTTTGGATGACTATGAAAACATATGGGGAGAAAAAGGGCGCCTGCGAAATCGTCTGTCGACTAAAGGGCCTATAGCCATTCTTTGGTTGGCACCTGCCTTTTGGTGCGTGTGCGCGCGCGCAAAGCCCACAAACCGCCGAGGGGCCGGTCGATCGTGCGAATAGTCGCGGCAACCCAAGAGTGACAAGCAAAAAAGAAGAAGAAAAGAATCCATCTCCTCATTTTAGCGCCGCATCTTGATCTTTTTGCTTTTTTCGTTCTGTTTCGCATTGACCATTGCTCGTCATTTGGCGTGCCGACGGCGCTGGGGCGTAAAGGACGAGCATTGCGTTGCTCGCGGCTCGTGTGCGCGCACGCCCACCCTGCCGTCGCTCCAAGGGAAGGGGGAGAACTCACCCGCCTGGACTTGTCCTTGTCACAGAAAAAACTGCATTGGGGGAGCGTGCTTTATTCGTGCAGAGGGGAAAAAGGAGGGAGAGAGAAAACACGCCAACGGACGCCAGGCACATTGCCCGCAAAGCAATCGAGCGCCGACCGAGAGGGGGCGATATACGAGCACGCGCCAGTCGAGGAAAGGCAAAAAAAAGAGAGACCATGTTTTGGCGACGGCGCAGGCGTCAACCGCAGGTCCCACCGCCAAAGCCCAACGATGCAAATGATGGCGCTGACGAGGTGACAGCGACGGCGGCACCCAGCCACTCGTACGACGACGCGGACTACTGGGAGCGTGAACGGCTCGACCCGTGGGGGCCGGCACGGCGCGCCGAGGAGCAGCGGTGGGCACGTCGCCGCGCAGAGGACGTCGAACGCGCGCGCGTGGCGGCACAAGCCGTGCGCGCCGCCACGCAGTGCGACATCATGGAGTCGGATGCGACGACCCCCTACGCCGCCGGCTTCCTGTCCGGGGTCGGTCTCGTCACGCCGGCCGAATTTGACGCGCGCGTCGATCGTGCGGCGCGGCTCGTCATGGCTGTGGGCGATGGCCGCGTACCCGTGGCGTTTGACGCACGCGACGTCATGCGAAGCCTCACCAAGGCGGGCATCGCCCACCCCAGCGCGGGTCTCTTCCGGTCGGATCTCGTCACGTGTCTCATGGACGAGGCAGAGACAGCGCGTGTGCGCGTCCTCGCCAAGGCGGCGAGCGATCGTGAAATCGCTCGTCTGCTCTTTCAGACGCCACGCGTCAAACCCGTGGTGGACGCATACGGCGTGTGGGGGATCGCACCGGCTCGCTCCAACGATCGCGGGGTGTGGGTGCCGCCCAAAGGCGCGGCGGCCCGCGGTCCGGGCCTGCATGGAGTCGGTCGGGTGCCGCCGCCCGTTCGCGGGTCCCCGTGGGACCACTACGTCGACATGTATGGCAGCGCCGACGACGACACGGGTGGTCAAGAGGGCGACCTCGATGAGTACACCAGCAGAGACCGTCTAGACGATCTCGACGACAATGGCCAATACGAGGACCGAGAGACGGGCGGCCGCCGCACGGGCGTGTGGTCCTAAAGAAGAAGCAAGCTTTGTTTGTTGTTTGTGGTTTTTTTGGAAAAAGAAAGACCCAAAACACAGAGGGAATAGCGGGGCACTTGCATCTCAAAAGGGAAAAGGGCTCTGTGCGGCACGGCGCGCGTGTCTGTCGAAAAGAGACGCTCTTTGCCTGTCGCCGACGTGCCGCCAATATTTTGGCCCTCTCTTTTTATGTCGAGTTTTATGTGCTGTTGTTGCTCTAGAAAAAAACCGCGGCCATTGCGCTGTGTTTGGAGTGATGTGCGGGTCGGCGCCTGATGGCACTCGCTCCCCCTTTTCGTCTGCAGCCTCGCACGCGCCCTTTTTTTGCGTGTACGCGCCACCCCCCGCGGCCAAAATGCACACGCGAACGGCCTTTTTTTTCTTTTTCCCACGGAAAGACTCACGCATTTTCTGTGCGCTGTCGTCGCTCTCCTTTGGGGTGGTCCCGGCCAAGCCGCACCACGAAAAAAAGGGTGCAGCGGCCATACACGCCACAAACAGAAATAGAGAGAAGAGAGAGAAATAAATGCGTTTGTTTTTTTAAATAACGCGACAAACAACGACGCCAAAAAGGCAGCAGGGGAAAAAATGGTACAAGAAAGAGATTGGGGAGAAACAAAAAAAAGAAAGTCACCCGCAAGATACCCGGCCTCCAGCGAGCAACTCGTCCCACTCGTCGTGACCCGGTTCAGCAAGCAGACGCTCCAGGTCGGTCTCTGTGGGTTTGGAACTGTGCATGTCGGTGGCGGGCGCGCTCGACGACAAGGGGTGATCCTCGTCGAGTTGCATTTGGTGCGTGTCCCGCGTTTGGTCGACGGCACAATCGATCATCGTGTCGCGCACGGCGCAGTGCCGGCCGTCGTCGCTCTGTGGCGCCGTCGATGCCGATGGCTGCACTTCAGGGGGGCCATTTGGTGCGCTGTTGTCAAAAGCCGGCGCAGAGTGCGACTCTAAAGGATGCAGTTGCGGTATGCACGCGCCCGCACCATGCGCTCCTAAACCGGCGTCTGGGGTCGTCGTTGTTGTTGTTGTCGTCGTCGCGGCCGACATCGTCGTACACGAGGCAGGGGCCGGTGGGGGCGCCGTTTCGGTCGACTGTGTCGTCACGATCGTCTCGCTGTGGGCAATGTCGCCCTTTGATTCGGCGCACGGTGCGTCTGACGATCGACCCGCTGCAGCAGTCGCCTTGGTGCGGCGAGGCTGTCTGGCGACACGGGGTCGCTTGCGCGGTCGGGCCTCCTTGGGACCGGGAGGGGCCGGCAGAGGCGCGGCTCCGCCCATGCCGTCTATGCCCGGGGGCAACTCTACCCAGCACGTAAAGGCCATGGCCCCGGGGCATGTGATCGACGGCGCCATAAAGGCCACGTGAGCGCCCGACGCCAGTGTCGCGGGGTCGGTCGCGCTCAGAGTCATGAGGGCGATGGATTGCACTTGAGCGAGTATGGCGCGATCGAGCGCCGTGGCGTCGAGCGCCGTCGGTGCAATGACCTGCGTCGCTGCCGGCGTCGGTGGTGGCGGTGTCGGTCCCGTCGGCAGTGGCAGTGGCGGCGGTGGCGCCAGAATCCGATTAGGAGGAGGCACCGGACCTGTGGACAGAGGCAGCGCCTGTGGCGACGCGCGTGCGCCGGATATTGTTTGCGCATGAGGCGGTTTGTCAGCCTGTGACGAGGACGCCGGCAGAGGCACACCAAGTGATGGCGTTGCGAGGGAACGCGCGCCCAACGGGACCGGAGCGGCACGAGGCGCCGGCAGGGATCGCGCCAGGGTCCGTCGTCCTCGTCCAGACAAAGTGCGCCCGCGCGGCGCTGCCGCCTGGGCGCCGCGCTTGGTGGGTTTGCCCTGTGCCAGAAAGGCAGCCCATGCCTCTGCGTCGCGGGGGTCGCACGTGGTGTAGGCCTCGTGGTCAGACTTTAATCGCCTCAGCGGGCCAAAGGCATAGTCCTTGCCGTTGGGAGACCGATGCGGGACGGCGTCCACCGCGGTGCTGACGCCGTCGCGCACACGGGCCACCACGCGCGCCGAGTCGACCATCCAGGCCAACAGCAAACGCAATTTCTCGTGTCCGTCAAAGCGCGCGTCGATTTGGTCCGGGTGCGAAAGCGTCCAGTCGTCGCCAAACTCGGTCTGCACAAGGGCGCCGATGCGGCTCATGGGTCCGACGGGCACGCCCTGAGACGACCCCGGCCGCACGCGCTCCATAAGGCGGCCGGCTAGCCACGCCACGACGCCGCGTTCCAGCATCGTGACGGGTCCGAGACCCTCGACGCGCTGGCACGCTTCGGCCAGGCTGGCGCACACGAGACCGCCGCCGTTCGGCGCAAAGTCCACAGATCCTCCGGTGCGCATGTGGCGGCGAATGACGTAGACCATGGGCGCACGTTCCAGTGCCAAGCTGGCGGGCTTGTGCGAGGCCATGCGCGGGCACGTGGCCAAGAGCGCGGCGACCGCCTCGTCGAGGGGCAAAAGTCGCACCGGATGGCCCGCGTCGCCCGCGGGCCTCGCGGCGTCGGTGCCACATCCGGTGTCCTCGTTCTCATCCTCATACATGGGCCACGGGTCGTCGGCGTCGCCAAACTCGTCCTCGTCGTTGACAAAATGGGAAAAGAGGCCACCATCGAGAAACAGGGCCTCGTACGAGGCGCCCGTCATGTCGTACTGCGGGTCAGACGCGTGAGGGGGTGCGCCGGCGCCTGGGTGGGCGTGCTCGACCGAGGGACGCGGCACCATCGCGCCATAGGCCTTGTCGCTGTCGCCGCCGTCGTCGCTATACTCCATGGGCGCCACAAGGTCAAAAAATCGCGGTGGCGATGATGGCGATGGTGGCAACCGTAATGATGATTGGGTCGGGTGCGCGTGCGCCGTTGGTAGGTGCTATGGCCGCTGTCGTTTCGTTTTTTTTTGACGGCAACAACAGCAGCGGAACGGGTGTGTCGCTGTGTCTCGCTCCCGCTGGGCAATACGATTGAAGATCGAAAAAAAAAAGAAAGAAGAAAAACACAAGAGCACGAGAGGACGAGATGCAGAGGAAAACACGTGCAAAAGGAAAACCAGCAGTGGGGCCAAACGGGCGCGACGTGCAGAGGGCGAAAAAAAAAGAGAGAGGGCCAGGCCTTTGCCCTGGTGCCGCCGTCGCGCAAAGGCAGCCGCCGGTTTGCGTCCGTGCGTCCGTCTGGCCGTAACCCGCAAAGAGAGGGGTTTTTCTTGGAGGAATTAAAAAGGAATAAACCGACCGTGTTGGGCTCGGCAAAGTGGGTGGCCGCACGAGAGGGGAGGAAAAATAAAGGGGGCGGTCGCGCCTATAGCAACGAACCACGCTGTCGCCACAACGGAACCGGCCCCACCTGCGCTCGTCCCCTGGGATTGGACAAGGGAGGATCGCTCCGGTGCCATGGGTTCTCCTTTTCGCCTAATGGCCGCCAAAGGCGGCCTGCGCCCGCGCAGCATTTTTTGTCGTGATAGGCAACCAGTGGCCAGGTCCCGTTTTGATTATGCGAAAGGGCGCGAAAAAACCCGGAAAAAACGGCCCAAAGGCGAGCGACCATGGCGTGGCCTCGGTCGGACCAACGGATTGCGAGCGAAAGGGAATGGTGTCGCTGGGTCGGTGGGGAAAAAAACGGCACAGGGAACAACAAGGGGCAGGCGGCCCTTGGAAAAGGGCGACGACAAAGCACGACTCGCAACAACAACAACACACCCCCACAACAAGGCGGACAGACGACGGCGCCCGTAAAAGAACATTGGAGAAAGAGCCACCGCGCTAAACTTTTTTCCCCTCAACAAGGCGACAGGAGGCGGCGTGTCGCCGTCGGTCCGGCCCCATTTGCGCCGATCCTTTTCTTTTTTTTAACATAGACGCCTTTTCCTTTGTTGTATGGGACCGCGCACGCACCGAGCCGCAAACCTTTTTTTTCAAAGGAAAAAAATCTGCTCGGTGGGGGCAAAGGCGCAGGTCCCTTTTTCTTTCTTTTCCCTCATCTAAAAAAAAAGAAAAGAGTATGACGACCAAAGAAGAAAGGCGAAAAAGGGCGGTGGCACAAAATCGCACAGCGCGTCGCTGTCTTTGGCGGCCTTGCTTTTTTGGGCCTCTTTTCCGCCTTTTGCCTTTGTGGTTGGCCGTGGTTTGGCACCTTTGCCCCCGCGCCGCCATGCCCTTTCGGCGCTTTCTTTTGCGCCGACGACAGCGCGAACGCTTTTTTTTTGAGAGCGCGGGCGCTTGCGACAGGGCCATGCACCGCGACGGCCCATTAGGCTCACCCCTCTTAAACAACAAGAGACCCTTCCCGTTTGTGCACACACGCGCGCCCCTTGCCACTGACGCCATCGTTCGTCCCCCCCCCTCCAATCTGTTGGTTCCCTCGCTTCTCTTCTTTTTTTTTTTGATAAAGCGCTTCTTTCTTTTTATTTGTTGCGTGTTCCCCGTCGCTCATTTACTCAATATCCCCGTTTTGCCTTTGGCTGTCTCTCTTTTTTTTTTACACTTTTATTGGCACGCCCACGCGCGCGATCGGCATCCGACAACGCACAGACAGACAGACAAGGGGGAGGAGGAGAAAAAAAAGAGTTTCGGTAAAGGAAAAAGCACGGCGTCCTGCATACGGCGATGATGATGACGACGACGGGTTCGTTCAAGAGCGTGACCTCTCTCGGGTCGACGGCGAGATTCGCGACGCTCGCCGTCCTGCTTGTGACGCTTGCGGCCATGTCGTCGACGACGGCCGACGCCGCCGGCGGAGCCTTTCGTCTCGTGTCGGGCCAACGCGACGTGTGCGTGCTGGGCGGTGGCGCCGCCGGCATGGCGGCCGCCGTCTTTGCCAAGGACCGCGGGCGCTCGGTGGTGGTCATCGAATCGGCCGAACGCGTGGGCGGCCAGTGCGACACGATCGACTTTGCCGCGCCGATGCCCGGCATGCCCTCGTGGATCGACATTGGCGTGCAGTTCTTCGCCAACACGACGGCGGCCAACGAGGTGGGCCTCGGCCCGTGGACCATCGACAGCGTGGGCATCGTGCAGCGCTTTGCCGGACCCGGCTCGGTCTACCCGCTCGATTTCACCACCGACACGACGCCCAACTATGCAGTCAACCTGCGCGAGGGCGTCTCGTACGGCCTGCAGCCGCCGGCGCCGCCGACGCCCGAGTTCCTCGCGGCCTACTACAGGCTGTCGATGATCATCGCCTCGTACCCGTGGATCGACCGCGCCGACGTGCCCTCGCCGGTGCCCGCCGAACTCTTGGTGCCCTTTTCGCAGTTTATCGCCACCCACCAGCTGGGGCCGCTGGTGCCCTCGCTCTTTGTGCCGCAGCTGTCGGGCGGCGGCCTCGGCGCCTTTGACAAGCTGACCACGCTCTACGCGCTGCTCAATCTGTCGCCCACCATCTCGCGCATCTTTTCCGTGCCCTACGCGGGTTTTGTCGTCGCTGGCGGCTGCCGCGGTATCTATGACGGCATGCGCGACTATCTCACCGCCGACAACGCCGACAATGTGCTGGTCAACGCCAAGACCCTCGTGGCCGTGCGCCCCTATTCCACCCGCCTGCCGGTCATCGTCGGCGGCGTCATCACAGCGCCTGGTTCGGGCGCCGTCACCGGCTCGTTCGCCTACCGCTGCGGCAAGCTGGTCGTCGCCTATGCGCAGACGGCCGACGCCATGAAGCCGCTGGCGCTCGACGCTGCCGAACGCCGTCTCTTTGACCAGGTGCGCAAGCGCTACTATTTCACCGGCACCATCAACGCCGCCGGCCCCGTGGCCCAGGGCGGCGCGTTCAACATGCTCAACGCCGACCCCACTACGCCGTTTGGCACGCCCGTGCTGCCCGCCGTCACGCAGATCACGCGCGGCCTCCCCTACGGTCCGGTGCAGTTCAAGGCCACGTCCGAGACGCCCGTGACGATCGACGCCATGCGCCAGTTGGTCGTCCAACAGTTGGCGCGCATGCCGGCGTCGCTGCTCACCAACGCCACGGCCGTCGATCAGTTTTTGCTGCACGCCTTCCAGCCCCATTTCACCGACGCCGAACTGGCGCGCCCCGGCGGCGCCTACGCCGCGTTGGCCGCCCTCCAGGGCCACCGCGCCACCTACTACCTCGGCGCCCTGAAAAACTTTGCCGTCACCTACCAGCTGTGGCAGGCCGCCTACGACCTCGTCGCCGCCCATCTCTGAAGGCCGTCGATTCTCTGTCGCTGTGTCGCCCCAAATGTTTTTCTCGGGTTTTCTGTGCACGCGACACGAGCGCGGACAAAAAAAATAAAACATCATGAAGATATTACTGTTCTTTCGTTTTTTTTTTGATCTTTCCGTCAACACGGTCCGCCCCCAAATTTACAAAAGAATAAAAGCGACATTATTAAAAAAAGTCAAATATACGCGCTAAAAGCATCCGCAACCCGTTGTTTCGTCTGCTCGCGAGCACACAAAAGCACCGACAGCGGGCGCGCCTAATGCTGTGCCAATGGCTTGCGGCCAGCTGGCCGAGGGTTTTGGGCCGGCCAGACAGCCGTGTGGAAGCGGGATCGCGTCCCCCATTTTTTCATGAGCGAATGACACGCGATCTCTATGCCCAAACCTCGTGCATTGGCACGACCAATGAAAAAAAAATCAAATCTCGACAAAGACGGACATCCAGACCATGGGCAGCGCCCAAGGGCCGCGTGCTAGCCGGTCCCATTTTGTTTGCCACGATTAATCCATGAGGCGGACCTGGGCGTCGATGCACCTACAAGCGCGACCAACCCGCACACGAAACACGCACGCTGCCGACGAACCCGCAGTGCCAGTGCATGTAAGCGCAAATCGTCAAAACCGATGCAAAAAATATTTATTGTCCACCGCGTTTTGTCGCCGGAGCCCCTTTTTTTCGGTTGGCGTTGCCAAGAGGGAGGCGCGGTCGCCAACAAATGTGGGCAAAGGTGGCGATCAAGACCGATCGGCAAAGAGTTGGCGGCGCATGTCGCGCAACGCGCCGAGCATGGCGGCACACTCTTTATGGCGCTCTTCGTTTCGACGCACAGTCCTCGACAAAAGAGTCAATCCGGTGTGGCCATAGGGCTCGACGCCTGCCTTAAAGGCGGCTTTGAAGGCGTGGTGGCGTGCCTCGGCCAATCGCTCAAACTGCACAAGGGCCGTTGGATCGTCGCCGTCGGGCAGACCCGCAATGTCCCACGGCACGTGGACCGACGCCGAGACGGGCACGCGCGGTCGGTCCTTGGGCCAGTTCTCGTTTCCGTCGGCAAGCCACACCGTGCTGTAGACGGTCAACGGCGCGGCACCCCAACCGCCCAGCCACCACCGCGCTCGCTCATGGATGGCGCCAGACACACGCGCGGCCGACGTGCGCCGCTGCAAAAGGTCGTGGGCGTCTATGACGGACAGGGCCTGGTGTGTTGCCTCGGCGCACGCGCCGCACGCGCCCACGTGCGCGACAATATCGCGGGGCCACCACGTGTGGCTCGACAAAGGGCCGGGATGGTCGACATGCGCACCATGGGCGTCTGCGTCACCAGAGACCCGCGGCTCTGTTCGCGTGTCGTCCAGGGAGAACCTGAGCGCGTGTCGACCGTGCAGTTGGTAGGGGACCAAGACGATCGCCATGGCATTGGCCGCGTCGCGCGTCCTCGACGAGACGACGCACACGGCCGTCGCCACCTCTTTGTCGTAGCGCGGGGCCGTACGGTTAAAGAGGGCGCTCATGCCATGGTAAACATTGCGTCTTTTTTTCATGACGACCAAGAGGGCGAAAGAGGTGATTCCTTTTTTTTTGCTGTGAGAGAGGTCTTTTGGCGTCCCTCTGGTGTGTGCGTTCTCCTGCTCGGCTGGAGAAAAAAGGCGCGGCGATCACAGGCGCGCACACAGGCCTTTCAAAAAAGAGGAGGAGGCAGTCGTCGCATCGGCCCAATCGTTCAACGACACATTCTCTTTTGGTTTTTATTCTTTCTGGCGGGATTGCGTCGACATAGGGACGCGCGCGAGCCCAAGAGCGTCGGTAGAGTGAAAAAATCCTTTCGGCAAGGACACAAAAGAGGGCGCAAGGCGACGCCGCAATGAGTCGACAAACAGGGCCGGTCGCAAAAAACTGGGACGACGCATGCAAGCGAAAACAGAAAAGGGGCCTTTTATTTGCATCAAAGGTGGCTTTCTTGGTGTATCGATGGCCTTGCGAAAGAAGAGAGGAATCCCCTATTCTTTGGTTTTTTAATGGTCATTGTCTCCTCGTGTGGACCAAAGGAAAGAGGGGGTGGACTCGCGCCCGTCCACCAAAGGGCGTATACGATAAGGGAAAAAGCACGAGACGACAGAGAATTGGTTGTGTGTTATGTGGTTTTTCGTGTGGTCTTTCGCCTGCCTCTTTGTCGTCGCGTCTGCGCCGTGCCATCCGAGACCGGCGGGTCACGCGGAGGCGACATGGAAAAGAGGAAAAGAAAAGGACAACATCCAGGGCAGAGGACCGGCACCGGAAAAAGAAAAGATAGGCGGGGCAACAGAGGGTAAACGGCGCTGTGCCGACGACAACAGCAGCAGACAAGCGGGGGGCACACCACTGGGGCGCCATGGACCTGGTAGACACGCGCGCCCGCATCATCAAGTGGTACCTGCGTCTCGGCCTTGCCCAACGCAATGGCGTACAAGATAAATTGGCGTGGCTGGCCGACCACTGGTACCTGGCCGTCGACGCCGAATTTGCCCGTCAGGCGCAACGCGCTTATGAGTGTCTCGTCGGTTCGGGCGTCTCGGTCGAGTGGAGGCCGCGCTCGTGGGAAAGGGCGCGCGTGACGGTGGTAATCGCTGCGGCGCCGCACGATCTGCTCGCGTTGGTGCCCGCCGTGGTGAGCCGCGGGTGGAAACCGTCCAAGCGGTCGTGTGCCCTCGTCGTCATGGACGACTGGAACCCGGCCTGGTGGACCCAGTGGTCCACGCCGACCACCGGCGGGCGGCTGGACGTGTGCGCCACGCTCTCTGACGCACGGAACGGTCACGACAATGTGATATTGGACGCGCGCGAGGCCAGCGTCGCAAAAGTGCGCGAGGCACTCGACGATGCACACACTCCCATGCGTGTCGTCATCGTGCGCGATCGCACTGACGCGCCGCTGGACGGCGTCGACACTGTCGTGTGTGCGTGCGCGTGCCGGCAGGCGCCCGAGTCGCACCTGCGCGCCATCGATCGTTATAGGGCGCGCGTGTTTTACCCGCGCCGGTCGGTGAGACCGACAGAGATTGCCTTTTCGCCATGGACCGGTGCGCGCCACGACGGTCATCGCAACGAGGACGCCATCCAAGACCATTCCATTGATGGCATGAACAACAACACCGACAATCATGCCGATGTCGATGACGACCGTCACGACCCATGGTCGGCACACTGTTCCGATCGCCGCGTCTGCGAGGGCGGTCGGCCGGGAAGCATAGCCGTGCCCATGCGCGACTGTGCCTCGTTCGACTGTGGCTGTTGTCTGCCCCTGACTCCCGTTTGGGTCGAGACTCGTGAACGGTGTCCCTTTGTCGGCGGTTGTGTCCTGTGCGACTAGGAGGATCATCCTCACCGGACCACTCCCCCCCCCGTAGGAGAGCGCTCAAAGAGGGCGGAGAGGAAGGAAAAAAGAAGACAAGCAAAAAAACGGACCCGACCAAAAAAGGAGGCGCGAGAAATAAAGGACACGAAAAAAATAAAACAGGACAAGAGCGGCCGGCGTGTGCGTCCCGTGGCGCTGCTGGTACGCCAAGGAAAAAAAGAGATGGGAAAAAAGATACGAAGGACACGGGCGGTCGCCGTCCCCGCCAGTGCCGCCGCGGTCTGGGACCAAACCTTTTTTTTTCAGATGCCCTATCTTTTTGCTTCCTTTGGTTGCGGTGACACACAGAGAGAAGCAAAGGGTCTTTTGCGTGCGCGACAGTGTTTGCCATGAGAGCGAGTACATTTTTAAATGAATGGGGAAAAAAAAAGAAAGAGGCGACAAAGACCAGAGATCATGGGAGGCTGATGAGCCCGGGCGTGACCGGCGCGGCGGTGCCGGGGCGCGTCGTCGTCGTCGCGGTAGACATGCCGCATCGGTAGAGTCCGGCTTGGACGGCGGCCTTTTTGATAGTGTCGTCGTGCGCGAGGTAGCGCCGCCAGAGCGCATCCAGGCGCACCGACACGCGCTGTCTGCCGGCGGGCAGCGCGGTCTGTGCGTCGGCATCGTTTCGGCAATCGTCCATGAGCCATGCCAGCGGCCGGCACGCCACCCGACGGTCGGCGTTGCGGGTGAGCACCAGGCGCAAGACGATGCGGTTGCGCGCGGTCGGCGTCCCTCGGCCGTTCAGGGCCGGCGCCCAGTCGGCATAGAGCGCACGCAGCGTGTCGGGGTCTGCCACGAGGCTGCCGACGGCAGTGCCAAAGGGCCGGAGCGCGGTGCCCTTGGTGACGGGCACGCTGCCACCGCGCACGGTCCAAGCGACGCGCTGGAGGGTGCCGACGGACGCCCGGCCCTCGCCCATGGCGCTAAAGGTCACGCGCTTGAGCGAGGGCGTCTCGGGTCCAATCTCGAAAGACGCGCAGTGGCCGCAGCCGACCAGCGCCGTCAGGTACTCGATGAGGATGTAGAGTCGCATGAGGCCGTTGCGCTTGGTGGCCTCCCTGTAGCAATCGAGCGCGGCAACGCTGGCCTCGTAGGCGCGCATCGCAGCCTCCTCGTCGTACAAGTCGACCTCCTCCTGCTCATTCACTTGGTCCCTGCTCTCCTGATTGCCCGACTCGTCGACGGCACCTCCTTGATTGTAGCCATTGTCCGCGTAGGTGTTGGCAGACTCGTCCGCGGGTAGGCTAAAGGCGGCGACAGTGTCGGCGGCGACGTCCATGCGATTCTCGGCATCATCTGGTGCACCATCGGCGCCGCCGAGAGAGGCGCGTGCAGTGTCGTCGCCGCCGTCGTGGCCTTTGTCCGCCTGATCGTCCGGGTCGACGCGAGCCTTCTTGAACGGCCCCTGCAAATCCTCACCGACTGGTGCGTCGTCCGCCGACTCGTCGTAGTCGCGTGGTCGTTTCTGCTTGGAACACGATATCGTCACGACGGTGGTCTTTGGGTCCGCGAGCACAGAATCGAGAAGTGCGATAATGGCGCCGTCGTCAAGTGGCGTGCTTTCGCGTTGGGCTGACTCGACCGGTGCAGCCGCAACGACGTCAGACTCGATAGGGGCCTCGCCGTCTTTGGCGGCGCACGTGACGTCGGGTGAGGTAGAGTCCACGCCGCAAGCGAGCGCCTTCTGGTTCGCAATATCCATGGCGTCGTCAGCGGGTGTGGCGGTAGAGACAGCGTGCCCGTCGCTGGGCGCCGTCTCTGACGGCGGCATCAGGGACCCGATGGCGGCGGCTGCAATAGAGGCCGCGCGCAGGCCGCGGTTGGTGCGCTTGGCGAAGCGACGCTTGGGTGCGACGGGGGTGGTATCGGCCATAATGTCGGGGGGTCGTGGTTGTTTCTAGTGCGTCTTTTGGTCGATTGGCTGGCGTGTGCACGTTGGCTCTTGCAGTGGCAGTTGCAATAATAATAATACGATGTTGCAAGAAAACAATGACAAAGCAGCCTTTTTAAATCCAATCATCAGCCAACGAGTCAACCAATCCCAAATTTTTGCATACATTTTACCTTTTTTAGTTCTTTATCAATTGATGGCCTATTTTCGCCACGGCAAGCGAAAAGGATATGGCAAGGGTTCGCCGTCTGTTGGCTCCTTGGCATGCAAAAGGAACCACAGACCGCAGCGACCTCTGCCGGTCCGCCCACTCAGGCTGGCCATGGCTGTCGACGCGCTCTCTTTTTATCTGGCGCCAGATTAGCCTTTTTTTCAACAACCGTGTGGCGACTTTGTCTTGCGCGAGGTCCCTTTACCTTTTGTTTGCAGTACGCGGACTATCGCGAAATGGTCTATCTGGCGCCAGATTGGCGCGTCTTTTGTGCGAACATGGCGCCAGATCAAAATAGGATTCGAGGTGGGGGGTTGGACTGTCGGGCGTTGCGCGTGTCTCGTGCCTTTTTGGCCTTGTGGTGTCGGCAGGCCGACGGACCCCTTTCTTTTTCCTCTGCGCTCGTCTGTGAAAGTTGTGCGTGCCCAAGGCCACGCCGCATTTTTTGGTTTGCCATGTCCGTACACCCTTTTCAGTGCGTCATATGCAACCAACCAAAGCAACGCGAAAGAATAGGTGGACCAATCGCAAACAATGCGCGACACTAGAAAAAAGAAGGGACTCGGGTGGCCCATGAATGATAATCGACAACGCCGACGCGCACAAAGTGGCGCCTACCACCCCCGAGTTTCCTAGACCCGCGACATCGCCGGCTTGGGACGCAGTTTTTCCTTGAAACAAAAAAAGAACCAAAGGAGAACGATGCAAATAACACGAAACTCAGAGGCGACTTTGCCGCGTCACGGCGCCGCACCGCAGACCGATGGCGCATCCAAGATGCTGACCGCTTCGGCGCGGCTACGGCGCATTGCCGACAAGATCGAGATCATCGAGCGCACCAAGGCCGTCGTGGACGCGCTGGCGCTTGGGATGCCCGAGGGCGCGACCGAGGCCGAAGATCGCGCACACCTTGTCGAGTGCGAGGCCATGTTGCGCTTCCTAGCCGGCGAGGCCATCACGGGCGCCCAGTACAACGACCTGCGCGACTGCGAGATCACCAATTTTCTCGGTGGCTATCACCTAGAGCCGCTGGCCGAGAAGCATCCCCTCGACGCCGTCGTCGCGTGGTCGTTTGAAGAGACGACTGTCGACTGGCTGCTGCGCGTGGCCTGTCGCGTGCTCGCTCTGGTCTTTGCCTCTGGCACGCTGGAGACAATGCCACCCGAGCGCAACGGCGACCTGGCCCGGCTACGACGTCTCGTCGCCAAATACAGCGTCTGACCCGCCCCTCGTGTGCCGCCTGGTCCGCCGCTTCCCTGGCCTCATGCCCAAAGAACAATAAACAGGGCGTGCCTCGCCTTTTTCCTCCCCGCCTGCACATCATTTCTCCCTCTTTGTGTCTTTTCTCTTTTTTTGCCTCTTTTTCTGAACAAGGGGAGGTTTCGCGTGCGCCCTCTGCGCCGCCTTTTGTTTGGGCGCGGCAACGATCCGGCCGGACCGCTGGGTCACACCCGCGGAATCAATGCCGCCCTGTACTAGAGCGTGGGGTTGTCCCCCCCCCCAAGCGCACGCTCTCGCCTTTTTTCCCCCAACCAACTTGCCGTTCGCGCCTCCCATAGTGCGCCGTGGGATTTTGCCCCTGTGTCCTCGGGCAAAAAGGGGTCGTGCGCGCGCAGGCGGGCTGGCCTCGCGTAAGGCCCTCTGTTCCCCTTTGCTTCTCTCTGTCTCTTTTTCCTCTGCAAAAAGAGTAGGCGATACCTTTTATTTTTTTTTGATCTTTTATTCAAAAGGTTGTGACAGCGGCTCTTTTCTCGCGCTTGGCGGGGAAGGCGATGTCGATCCTTTTTCCCCTCGTCCTTTCGCTTCTTTTTTCCACGGGCAAATAGAGGGGGTCGGCTCTACGAGAGCACGCACACAGGCCCCTAGAGCGCGCGAGCAGACAGGAAAAGGGGAAAAAAAGAAGAGATTGCATGTGAGCGCGGGTCGCTTTGTGGGCGTGTTCGGCACAAGCAGCAGGGACCCTTTTTCTTTGGCATGCGGAAAAAAGACGCGCAAGGAACGCGTGTACGTGGCGCGCAGCGAAAGCCGGCCGAGGGCAAGGGAAAACATACCATGCGACCCAGTATCTTGTGTTTGGTGCCGTTTCCCGAGCACAGCGCCGTGCCATCGGTCGACCAGAGGGAGCAGCCTTTGGCACGGTGCCGACACAACTCGCGACGCACATACTGCGCCGTCTGGGGCGAACGCATGCTGCACGCCGCCGCCGCGCGGCACACCGTGTCGTCCCGTGGACACCGGGCTTTGCGCGCATACGTGAGCACGTGGACGTGGCCATACAGTACGGCCTCGACATAGACGCGCGCGTCCCACGGGCAACGGTGCGCGCGCGCATACGCCAGACATTCGAGGTGGCCCGCACCGGCGGCGGCCGCGCACGTCGCCTCGTCCCATGGACAGCCTCGTTCGTGCAGGTGGCGCAACGCCTCTAGTCGGCCCCGCGATGCCGCTGCCACGGTGGCGGTCACGTCCCATGCGCGTTCGATCCTCCCCAAGGCGGTCAACACGTCGACGCGGCCCTCGCCGGCGGCTGCGGCAAACGCCGCCGGCGTCGGTCGGCAGCCGAGGCACAGCAGGCGCTCGATCAGCGCTGTGTCGCCGCGCCGTGCGGCGAGGGCCAGCCAGTGCGACGCTCCAGAGGGCACCAGATGCCCGTCGTCTTTCTCCTCGTTATCCGAGGCGCCGCCGAGTAGACCCCAGGGGTCCCGGTCACGCTTTCGGCCGCCGGTGCAACGACGATCGGCGACAATGCGCGACCACAAGAGGTCGACGCAGGCGACGTCGCCGCGCAACGCCACGGCCGCGTCCATGACGTCGGGCGGGAGCGCGCCCTCCCAACGAGCCAACAGCAACTTGAGCACGTCAAAGTGCGCCGCCCCGGCTGCAGCGGCAATGGCCGACGCGCCCCACGGGCATCGATGACGAAGCAGCCAGGTGACGGCGTCGATGTGTCCGCCGCGCGCGGCCGCCGCCATGGTGCTCTTGCCGCGCGGACAACGTCGCGCCTGCAATAGACGCAGGAGGTGGACGTTGCCATGTTCCGCGGCGCGATCCACGTCGGCGCGCGACGGCGGTTTCAACTTCCACAGCCAGTCGAGCACCGCGTATTGCGCGGCCGCAGCGGCGGCGGACTCGCACGCGACCTCATCATACGGATGGCCGTGCGTCGATGCATAGGTCAACACGTCCAGCCGACCGCGCGCGGCGGCTTCGACGCATACGCCCGGCACCCAGGGATGGCCGAGCATGCGGCACAGCACATAGAGCACCGTGATACGCCCGTCGCGCGCTGCGCGTATCGAGGCACGCGCGCGCATCGGGCAGCCTTCGGCGTGTGCGTACAAGCGCCACGAGACGGCGTCGTCGCCCGCGACACTGGCGATGTAGGGTCCCACGCGGTCGATGTTGTCGTCGGACTGCGCGCGTCGGGCGCACGCCGGTTGGGCACGCGACCACGTGTCGATGGCGAGCGCCCTCCATCGCGTCGAAACAGCCGGCGCGCTCGCGTAGAGACTGGCGCAGTCTCCGTACCCAAAGACGATCGACATCACCTCGTTGGGGAGGTCTTCGATGGAGCACCGCTCGGGCGCTGCCATCCTCTATGTGTGTCGCACCCGACCACGCACCTCGACCTGGCGCGTCCGCCTGCGCAATGGCACGCTGCGCCCGTCCCGCCCCGGCTCCCGTTGCGTGTTTTCTTTCTGCTCGATGTCGCGCTCGTCGCGAGAAGAAAACAGAGAGGCACACAGAGCGACAACAACGCAAAGACCAACAGGCTTCCCGCTCGAATTTGTCTTTTTTTTCCTGTGCGTTTTTTCTTTCTTTTTGCGCGCGTGTGTGTTTGTGTGTCTGTGCCCCGTCTTTTCTTGTGTATCTTTTTTTTCCTCTGCTGGCCTCGCTGTTGTCTGGTCTCGCGGCGGGCGTGTTGGGTGTCTGTTTGTGCTCGCGCTTGCTTTGGCGACGTGTCGGTGGCCTAGCCCGCCGCGGCCTCTGCGCTTCTCCTCTCTCCCATGCAACACCAATCACCACTTTGTGCTCTGACGACGCCTTTTCTTTTGGTTGGTCGTTGTGTGTGTGTGTTTTTTGCCGACGTCGCGGTTGCGGTTGTAGGGGGTGTGCCTTTTTCCTTCCAGGCAATAGGGCATCTCTTTGCCTCTTTGTCTTTTGTTTGGCATCATTTGCAGAATGTGCAAAAAAAAGAAGAGAGCAGTCTCCATCGGGCAAAGGGCGGCACGGTGCCGCCAACAAGTGCAGGCGGCCACCGGACGGAGCCCTCTTTCTTTCTCTTGTGCGCCCCGCGGGCGGTACCGTTTTTTTTCGTACAGTTTTCGATTCTCTTTTTTTATTTTGTTCATGTCGGTCTTGTAGAGTGCACGGCCAAGAAATGACAAACAAGCCAGGAGACAGAGACAAAAGGCGCCCGTCAACTGCACGCCAACCTCCCAAGGGCGGTTTGGTGGTAGGCACTGGCGAGACGCAAACACGCCCCTCACGTCCCGTTGTAAAGGCCCTCATCGGCAGTCTCGTAAAACAAAGAGATCATCCCCGCCCAGTGGCCTGTCGCAGAGAGGCGCAGGCAGCCCCCGCTTCGGGCCTGCTGCGCGATGAGTCGCGCACATCGGTGCACATTGTCGGGGGTGACGATGAGCACCGAAGCCGCGTCAGACAAGACCAAGGCCCGACCGTCGCTGTCCATCCACGCGGCGTCGTCGGTATTGAGCGCACGCACTAGCGAGCCGAGTGTATGAAGCGACTGGGGCGCGAGATGTGCGTAGAGCCTGGCCACGTTCGAGGCGTGGTTGTCTGCGTTCGCAGCATGGGAACCGCCATGCGCCGCGTCGTCCTCGCACGTCCTGAGGTGGGGCACGCGCTCCGGTTGCATATTTTTGCCGTCCTTTTTGTTTTGCCCGATCCCGACTCCCAAACCTCTTTTTTCCCTCTGGTTAACGCTTTTTGTGCCTACGCGGCAGACCCTTTTCCGGTCGTTTTCGCGTGCGCGCGGTTGGTCCGTGGCTATTGGCCCAAAAGAGAAAAAAGGGCGCGTCGAACCGCGTGTTGCTAATGGTCGGTGTGTAAAAAAAAATAAAAAAAATGAAAAAGCGTAGTAAACGGACGCCACCGGAAAGCACAATCAGGTTTTTGGCCGCCGAGGTTCCACTTGCTGATGGCCACGGATACTTTTTTTTGTTAAGGGAGATCTACCTCTTCCAAAAAAGGAGTCCATGTGCGCCGGCGGAAAGGGGCCTCGCTTCGCGGTGGGCCTCTTTCGTCTCTTTTTTTGTGCTCGCGCGTTGGCCCGCCGCGCCCAAAGGCCCCCCTTTTTTCGATCTTTCTCGTGAGCACCATCGTCGCACGGCATTTGGCCCCCATCGCCCCAAAGAGCACACCAAACAAACACAGAGGCCAAATACGGAAAAAAAGAACCCCCAAGAGATGGATGAACCAGCCAAAAGAAAAAAAGAAACCCTGCAGACTCTGCTTCTGGGACCTTTTCCCCCATCAAGGGTTCATAGGTCCCCTGTGTGCTTGAACGACGCAATAATTTTTTGGATGTTTTTTTTGGTTTAATGTTGGTCAAACAAAAAACGTGCGTGTGCACGCCCCTCCCGTTCGGCGACACGCCAGTCGATCGTAGCAAAGAATGACGAGGCTCTAAGCGCTTGCGGTCTGCGGCGAGGCTCGACTGTAGCACAGCCATAGATTACCGTCGTCGGATCGTTCGAGCGAGAGCACGAGCCACGCGTTCTCGTGGCCGACCATGCCGTCGCTCAAGAGATCGGCAATGCCTAGCGTGTGGGCCGTGTCGGCCGCGAGCAGCGCGCGCTGCGATGGGAACGCGTTTGGCCAGCGCGTCACCCACACATGCGGCACCGCGCACAGGCGGGCCTCTAGCGCACCCACCGAGACGGCGTCGGTGAGTGCGAGGTGAGGGTAGAGCGCGGCCAACTGGGTCGGGCTCTGTTTCTCGGGACCGGGCAAGACGTCGACGATGGAGCACAGAACGCGCGCCGTCTCGTCGGCATCCTTGCACAGCGCCAGGACCACTTTCTTCGTGCCCTCGCGTAGACCGGCGTGTTCCGAGACGGCACGCGCCATCGCGGCCGGCGCGGCGCGCAAAGACACACTGACGCACTTGGTTCGCATCGCCAGCATCGTGGTCGGGATGACCCAGTGGTGGGGCACACCCACCAGTTGGTTCTCGGCGGCAAAGACGTAGCCGGCATCGCGGGTGGTCATGGTCGGGTAGAGCGTAACAATGTCCATGGGCGTCTGCGCGGGCGCGGCCGTGGCGCGAGGCACGGCCTGCTCGGGCGACTCCGGGGCGCTGTCTCTGCGGGGCGTCGGTTGCGCAGGCGGCACGTTGCTGTCGCATACGTTGTCTGCCTTGGCGATGGTCGTCGTTGGGATCGTCTTGGCGGTGTCGACCGGCTCGGGCTTTGGCAGGATAAAATGCGGCGGCGTCGCGGTCGCGTGCGGCGCATCTTTGGCACCGCCTTTGGGGCTCGTCCGTCCCTGGCTTGGAGCAACCGCCAGCACGACGCCGCCCGATGGCTGAGACGATGCCGAAAGACTGACGCGCCCATGCAGGCCGACCATGTTTTTGATGCTCTGCACAACGCACGCTGTATCGCCACGTGCCGGCACGATGATCGTCGACATGTGCGATGGGCCGACGTCGGCGACCCAGTCGCATGCCAGTCTTCCAAACGAGCGCACAAGCGCGGCGAGCGTCTTTCGCGACTCGACCGATAGACAGGGATACAGGCCGAGGACCTTCAACACGCCCTGGGGCGTCGCCTCTCCTTGTTCAGCGCACTTGCGTGGCATCTTTGTATCGGTAGACGGCGCTGCGGGCAGCGACGACGATGGCACGGGATCGATCGGTAGGGGTTCGCCCAACGGCAACGTCTCACATGCCATTGCGTCGGTGTCGTCGCCGATGCCATCAACGACGCCAGTCGTGTCGAGCGGCGATGATGACGAGAGGGTCGCACTATCGGATTCATTGACCGGCTCGATGTAGAGTTGGAGCCAGGCCTTGGTGGCGCCGTCTTCCTTGGCGACGTGAGCCGATAGCACCGCCCTGTTGCTGACGCCGGCCTCGCGGCAAGAGACCATCCGACAGCAGTGATGAAGTGCCGTCTGCGCGATCGTGTAGCGGCAATCTGAATGCCAATCGATATGCATGGCGACCAGGTCGACGGCGCCGGGGCTGTCGGCGGTCCACCGGCGGCATCGGATCACATGCACGAGCGGGTCGTACGGGTAGTGCAGGGCATGTTCCTTGCACGCGAGGCCGATCATCTCGTCAATGTCGAGCAGCACGTGCATGCACTGCGCGTTCATGTTGGGCGTCCGCTTGAGCGCGTCCTTGACGGACAAAGGCGCCCTGTGGGTTCCCGCTGGCACGATGTGACCGTAGTTGCGATCCATTTCGGTGGGTGCGGCGGGAGGCGGATGGGCGGCGCAAATGCAAGAAGTGAATGGCATGAATCGCCATGCATCTCCTTTTTGACCCGGCGCCTCGCTCTGTGGCTGGGACAACGCGCCTATGGGCATCTTGCGCCTTTTGCCTCCGCCCAATCAACAGCAACCGCGGCATTTACCAAAAACGGTAAAAATGCGCAGACTTTTTTCTCATAAGAAAAGGTCAAGAAATTTTCAGCAAAAGAGGACGCACCACGGAAGCGGGAAAAGTATCATGGCCGACGGCGCAGCGCCGTTACGGGCAAAAAGTTTTTCTGTTGGACCCCGTGTCCCGTGTTGTTCTCTCGCCGTTGTGTCCCGTGATGCAAAAAGAAAAAAGTTGGTCTCTGAGTTGGTTCGTTGAAGCGCCCGCCACGAAAGGAAAGAAAAAAAACAAAAAGACAAGGGGCCGTCATTGCATTTGGGTTTTTCCTCTCGGTGCTCCCTATGAGCAAAAATGCATAAAGGGCCAACAGAGCGCGGACCGTGTGGCACCGGCTCAAAGACCCAGACCGAGATCACAACCGTTTATACGAGGCCAGAGAAAAAAAGGAACAAGAAAAGGAGGAGATCGCGCGTTGGGGCGGGTGGTCCAAAGGCGCCTTTTTTTGTCTGGCGATTGCGTTCACGTGCAAAAAAAAGTCGGCGGTGTTTGTTTACTCAGGCACGCGGAACAAAGGCGTACAGGCAGTCAAGACTGCCGTCCTCGCGCTGCACAACGCCAATCTCAATGGCGCTGCCGAGACTCGGGGTGCCGTAATACGCATTGACAATCGAGCGCGCCGCCCACTCGGCGCCCCACCTCGACGTCTCCACTTGTTGGAGGATGTAGTCAAACCGGGTCCGATCGGCGAGTGACCACGCAAAAGAAAGACCGTGCTCCTTGAGACGATCGGCGATGCAAGATAGAGCGGCAACCTCCAGGGCCGTCAGCCTCGGACACAGTCGCAGCAGATCAAACAGGTCATGCGGTATCGGCTCGAGGGGTGGAACATTATCATCGCCACGTTCGTTCTTGTCGCCGTCCCCGTTCTCTCTGTCGGCCGCTCCTTCTCGGTTCAGTCTGCTTCCGCCAGTGCGATCAGCGTTATCCGCAACGGGTTCGCATTCACCGGCGGCGGCCAGAGCAAGAGCATTCGGGTCGACCCTAGGGTGGCGCGTCAGAGTGGCGGGCACACAGCCGATCGTCGCACCGGCGCCATTGGTCGAGGGGCATGCCCAGAGCACAGCGACGACGCCATCGTCACTATGTTGACTGGCACTCTGGGCAATCGCGTCTCGGAGCATTGCGGCAGTTTCTTTTATCTGGCGCTTGCTCAAGTCGACATCAATAAGGAGTGTCCCAGCCTTGCGCGCCGTTGCCGTGCGCTCCGCCGCTAGCGCCGCGCTCCACCACTGCCGGGGCAGGTCGGCGAGCGCTCTGTCGAGTTCAAACACGACGGCGAGCCCATCGGGAGAGACGTCGGGATAGAGACTCAGCACCTCGGCGCAGTCACGATGGTCCTGTGCGTCGACGACCAAGAGGCACGATCGATTTTTTGCGGTCGAATTTGTCGCGTTGCGTCCGAGCGAGTCGGCAAAACGGGGCCTGGACGCCGGCAACTGCACGAGCGCGGTGGCACAAGGCACGGCCGCCGGCACGTTGTTTGACGCGGTCAATGTCGGTATGGCATCGGCGGCGGCTGTGGCTGCGCCGGCAATGGCGCCATACCACACGATCGTTCGCCTTTCGGTCTTTTCCAGTGCAATGACGACGTGCGATCGGGTCCTGCTAGCGCATTCGAGGCGCCGTCGTACCGCGCACAGGTTGGCGTTGATGCGGCCCCAAACCTCACTGGGCGTCACCGCCGTGACGGTGATGCCCGCGCGGTATGGCACGCCCGACCAGTGGCAAGCCAAGAGGACGTCGCCGGCGGTCTCTTTGAGCAAGCACGTTAGTGCGACCATATCCGTGGGCGAGAGCCACGGATGGTGACGCGCAATGGCCTCGGGCGTAGCGCCTACAATCTGCGCGCCGCGAGACACCGAGGTTTGCACCAGTTCGCGCGCGATCGCAATGTGGCCTTGGTCTGTGCGCCCGAGTCCGAGAAAGAGATGGCGCTGCCCGCTGCCGTTTTCGTAGACACGCCGCGCCTCAGAGACCAGCGCGCCAACGTCATCTCCGAGAATGCCAATACAGTAGGATCCGTCCGGCGCGGGACGCGCGTCGCCGGCGTCCCACTCGTGCGGCAGTCCGTATGGGGTCACGTCGCATGCGTCGAGAGCCTCTTCAAAGGCAAACAAGGCCAAGGCATCGAGCGGCCCGATACTGGAAAAGCGAGACGCTAGAGCCTTGCGCGAATAGCGCCTAGGCTGGCGCAACGTGGCATCGCCGTCACCATTGTCATTGGCGCTATTCTCGTGTGACGGGTCCAGCAAAGGGGAGATTGGGCCAGCGTAGGTGCTCATCTTTTCTTGGTCGGTCGATGGCGACCGAGCGGACGGTGGCAGTGGTGTCGATGACGCTCGGCGGCAGTTGTGGTAGTGAACGGAGCACGGTGTGGAAAGAGGCACGGGCTGCGCGATTGCACGACAAGCGAACGCTCTGCGCTTTTGGTAAAGAAAAAGGCAGCCGGACGGTTTTTTGACGCTTTATTTATTTGCGTGTCCAATAGAAGCATGCTCATTTTTTCGTCCTCTCTTTGGTCGGTTGACCGGCGCCAGCATGCAATTGGTTTTTTCTCGTCGCTTTTTTGCGAGGCCTTTTGGAGAAAAAAAAGAGGCGATTATGAGGCGGGGTAGTCCCAAGCACAAACAGAGCGACTGCCTTTTTTTGCTATGGTGCAAATCCTTTTTTTTTCGGTGCAGGTTTCGTTGTGACGCTCGCCGTGCTCAGCGTGCCGCTTTGAGCAAGAAAACAGGAAAAAAAGAGGAGGAACGCACAGGCGCGGCGCCAGCACAAAAGGCCATAGGGACCAACATCGCCCCGCCGTCTCTTGCTCCTTTTTTTCACCAAAAGAGCGGCGCAAGTCGACAAAGCCGCCACGCACAAGGGCGCCTTTTTTGGGCGGCGCCAGTCCTCTTCCTGTCTCCTTTCCCCTCTGGCGGGGGCAGTTGTCGTCCTTTTTCTTTTTGCGCGCAAGGCCACACGGAAAAAAAAATAAAAAACAACCAACGGGAAAAAAGAGAGACCTGGGAGGGACAAGAGCAATGCGCGCCATCGGGCGCAATCGGCCCAACCCGCGTGGCGCTCTTGTGAGGCGTTGCCTCTTTTCTTTTTGTCCTTTTTTTGACAATCCAACCATTTTTTTAAAAAAAAGGACAAAAGAAAGAAAATGGCTCCTACCGCGCCAGAAAGCCGCGCAGATGGCCACATCTTTTCATTGGGTTTTTTTTCCTTTCCCTAATCGCGCCTTTCCGCCCGCACCCGGCCGGTCGCTGGAAGCACGAGCAAAAGGGACGAGGCCACCGCGCTCGGCAAGCCACAGGAAAAGGAACGCGTCGCGGGCGTAGCGCCCACGAAGGGACCTGAATGCGCTACAAAGAAGAGCCAAAAAAAGCAAAACAAGAAACTACGCGATTGGCGGTTTGACGATCTCGTGCGCGCGAGACGCGCCCGCGGCGGCTCCGTGGCATGACCGCCACGAGGCTGTGGTCGCTCTGTTCTGTAAATAGATCGACACCACCGCCGATCTGACGCACCAAAAAAGGGGTCCTTGCCGTTTACACCAGAGCGCCCAAAACAGCGACGACAGCGGCACCGAAAAAAAGAGGGACACGCAACCGTCCCTTCTTCTTCTTCTTCTCGAAAAAAGAAAACGAAAAAAAAGGAATGGGAGATGCACCTGGTTGTCTCGCGACCGTGCGCTCCGAGAGCGCGTGCACGCACAAAGGCGATTTCGGGGCATCGTCAGAGTCCAAGGCATCGCACAACGACGGCGGCGCCATCATGGCCGAGCGCCTCTTGTCACCGCGACAACTGAGTGTGCGCGTGCCGGCCGACCTCGATCTTGTGCGCCGCGTGGCCGACGCGCGTTCTCGCGTGCGTGGCGTGCTTGCGGGGACGGACCCGCGCCTGTTGGTCGTGGTCGGGCCGTGCTCGGCGCACGATTCCGAGGCCGTCCTCGAATACGGGCGTCGCCTGTGCGCCCTCGCCGCCGAGCCCCAGGTGGCCGCGGCGCTGGTCGTGGTCATGCGCGCCTATGTCGAAAAGCCGCGCACCACGGTCGGGTGGAAGGGCCTGGCGAGCGACCCGCGCCTCGATGGGTCGTGCCGCATGGACGAGGGCATCGAAACCTCGCGCCGCCTTTTGCGCGATCTGGTCGCCCTGGGCCAGCCGGTGGCCGTCGAGTTTCTGAGCCCGCTTGTGGCGCCCTACGTGGCCGACCTCGTGGCATGGGGCGCCGTGGGGGCGCGCACCACCGAGAGCCAGGTGCACCGCGAGATGGCCTCGGGCCTGGGTCTCCCGATCGGGTTCAAAAACGGCACCGACGGCAGCGTGGCGACTGCGCTGGATGCCGTGCGCGCCGCCGCCGAGCCACACACGTTCATGGGGGTCGACGCCGACGGCTGCATTGCCGCGTGCCGCAGCGCGGGCAACCCGGACGCGCACATTGTGCTGCGTGGCTCGCCCGGTCGCCCCAACTATGAGGCGTCGTTTGTCGCCGCGGCCGTGGCTGACGCCGTCGCCCGGCGCATGGACCCCGTGCCGGCCATCGTCATCGACTGTTCGCACGACAATTCGGCCAAGGACCACAGGCGGCAGGCCCACGTGGTCGGCGCCGTGGCGGAACAGATACGGCGCGGGTGCCGCCACGTGCGTGGTGTTATGATCGAGAGTTTTCTCGACGCCGGGCGTCAGAACCTGCCCATGGTCGATGGCGTTCCCGTCTCTGGGCGCGCCAACGTGCTCGCGCGCCTGCGCTCGGGCGTGAGCGTGACCGACGCCTGTCTCGGCTGGGACGAGACCGCCGTTCTCTTGCGCGACCTGGCTGCCGCCGTCGCCGCCGCGCGCAGCATGCCCGTGTAAGAGAAAATGCATTTCTTTTCTCTGCACATATAGTCTGTCTTTTTTTTCGCGTCTCTCCTCTCTCCCTTGTTCTTTTTGGTCTGTGTGTCCCTCTGGGAGTCTGACCGCGCCTTTTTTTGCGCGTGTCGGCCGCATGGCCAACATCCCAGTCGCCTTTGTGCGTGCCGATCGTCGGCACCAAAGTCACAGTTGCACGCCATAGGCGAGGCGCCTCGTATTCATTTTTTACCCCCGCTGCCGCTGTTGTCACAGACAAGTCCTTTTTTCCAAAAAAATTGATCAGACAAGAGGGAGACTCCACTGGAGCGCGTATTGCGCCTCACCGTGGCGTGACACAAGAGCAAAAGAAAGATGGAGCGCCGCGCGCTCAGACGTGATGATTCCGTAGGGTAATCTCAATGTCTGTGTGGCCGGCACGCGCAGCGGCCTGTAGCGCCTTGTTGAGCGTGCGTCGGCGCAACGCCAGACGTTGCAAGAGACGCGTGACGATATGGGCGTACCCCATTGACGCCGCCGCAATGAGCGCGTCGGCGCCGACCGCACAACCGCCGCCGATGAGGGCCATTGCGAGTGCGGGCCGCCCAAGGTTGATGGCGAGCACGGGAGCATAGGTCGACGCGCTGTGCGGGCGATGGTCGATGAGGCGCAAGAGCGCGGCGTGGTCGCCTCGCGAGACGGCCTTGGTAAACGCCCTCGGCCCACAGTCTACGCGCTCGGCGCAGAGAGCCTTGAGCGCAGGCGCGTTGCCCAAAAGAACAGCGGCATACGTGGACGCGCGGCGAAATCCATCGATCCCCAGGCGTTGGCCCATCCACCGGGCATTGTCCAGGTAACCTGCGCCGGCGGTCTCGTCCAAAATGCGCTTCCAAGCGCGCCTGTGCGTACGCGTGCGCACGCAAAAGGCATCGCTCGCGCACAAGTCTGCGCGGTTTTCATAGAGATGGCGCATCACGACGCCGTGTAGTCTTTGCATGGCGGCGGCAACACCTTGGCGCGTGCAGCGCGCGCCACCACGACGCGCCATCGCCAGGAGCACAGAAAGAGGGCCGCGCTTGGCCGCCTGATCCATCGACGCAGCATTCGGGAATTCCGCGTTGGGAAAGGCATCCGCCGCAACGTCGACAACACGGGGATCGCCTCGTTCAATGCTCAGTTTCGACAGCGTATCGAGAGCACGGCCAAGCGCCTTGGGGTAAGTATTGGCCACCGTTTGGGCGCTCCCGATGTGCCCCGCCAACGCCAGGGCAACCATCGCCGACACGGGGTCGGCCAAAGAGCGATGACGCACGAGCACGTCCACCACCGATGGATCGGCAGTCTCGCGTACGGTCGCTTTAACGCATCGTCGCTTATCACCCTCGTGTCGCAGCGCCCAATCGACCGTCGCTGCAGCGCCGACGATCGCCGCTGCCTGGATGTAGGAGAGCGAGTCGTATGCCGCGGCGCCGGCTGCGCGCGCCACATCGAGTTGAAAGGCGCGCGCGTTGGCAGCGAGCACGGCGGTCGTGTCGCCGTCGATGCAAGGGCGCGTTGCACCCAAATCCACCGTCGCGCTGTTGTAGCTAGACATGTCTCGAGTAAAAGGAAAGATGTTGTAGGTGACGCCGGCGTCGCACGCCATGCCCTGCGCACGGCGACGCTCGCATAGTGCGGCGACACCGCGGATGTCTCCACGCGACATGAGCCGCCTCAACACCACGAGTGAATCCATCGGGTGCCGGATATAGTCGGCCACAAGGGCCTTGAGCGACGCGGACGGGTCATCCATGGTCGAGGGGACGGTCATCGGCAGAGTGCGCGCCCATGCGCAAAGGATGTCGCGATGGCGATCCACAATCAGCGCGAGGGCCTCGATGTGACCCATTACGACAAAGTGGCACGCGCATGGTATGACCGTGTCGGAAACAAACGCTCGGCACTGATCGGGATCAATGTCCCTTTCCGACAAGAGTTTGGCGAGGCCCCCGGCGAGGCGCAAGTCGCCCTCGGCGTCTGCAGAATGAGGCAATTTAGAAGGCACCCGCGGTGCCGCGACGGCTTGTGCGTCGACGCGTCCGTCGCCGTCATTGCCATCGCTGCCCTCGTCGATCAAACCGGACCAGTGCGCGATGCCGGCTTCATCGACCGCCCTGAGAGGACCCGTCCCATGGTCAGTGTGATGTGTATCGTCGCAATCGTCCACGATATCGTATCCAGATTGCGCGCCATACCGGTGAATCGTCGGACGCCCATAATCGTCATCGTAGGGAGCGCAGCCGGGCGGAAATGGCAAGACGGTTGCGCCTCCTCCCGGACGGCGCACAGACGCAAGAAAGGCCGCTGTCTCATGGTGCCGATTGCGACACGCCAAAGAGAGCGCGCTATCGTGGGCGTCGCGATAACAGCGAGACCCGCTGTGCCACAGCGCCTGGACGACCCGCGTGTTGCCGCCTTCCGCGGCCTTGGTGAAGGCGCGCGCGGTGAGCACATCGCGACATTGGAGGCGCGCGCACAGGTAGGGCGGCAGCGCGGCGACCAACGCATCGAGATCGGCCGAGAGAGCGCGCAACTGCTTGCCGTGGCGCCACACGAGCGGAGCCGGCAGCACATGGAAAAGCCGCGACGCCAAGAGACACATCCCCACAGAGACGCCGCGCTGGTCGCATGCGGCCACGTGCTCCAAGACGAGGCTGACGAGTTCAGGCGGGAGGACACAAATGGGCGGCTCGGCGTCGGACGCGACCGTGGGCGAGCGCGCTCCGTCGGCGGCCGAAAAGAGCGCCGGCGGTTTTCTTTGTCTATTTTGCGTCGTCATCGACCGTTGTGTGCTTTCTTTTTTTTTTTGCCTTTTTCGTTTGTTTGTCTGTCCCCTGGGTCGCGGGCTCTCTCTTCTGCTGACGCCGCCGCGCTCTGTTTTGTTGTCTTTTTCTTTTTTTTCCCCCACCCTGACCAGCACCAAAATAGACAAAGGCTATTGGGTATGGGGGGCAAACCCAATGAGCGAAAAGGGCACGGCGGGCCGAAAGCCATCCGCTCGCGACCGCGCAAAAGTGCGCCAAATTCGGTGCTGCCCCATCCTTGGCGCACGCCTCCCACGGCAATTAAGAAAGGACCGCCGAGGTGCCTTTACGTGCTTTTCTTTTATTTGACGATGTGCCGTCCCCTTTTTTGGGCACGTGCGCAGGCATATGGGATTTTTTTAAAGGGGGACCTTTTTGGTCGGGCGCGGGTAGGACCTGTTCCTTTTCCAATAAAAACGTATTTTGATGGCGCAATTCGTATCGCGTGCGCGACTTTTGTCAGAGAGCAGGAAAGAGTGAGCCCCCCCTCCCTCCCTTGTGGTCCGTTTCTCTGCACAACAGGCGTCCGTGGCCATCCGTCTCGGTGTTGGTTTTGTTGTATCCTCAACTTGCAAACATTTCCTTGTTTTCTGGGTGTGGGAGGTTTTTCTCTCACAAAGAAGACATGCGCAGACGACCGGGCGCCAAAAAAGGCAGGCAATACATAGATGCCCCTGACAAAGAGCCTCGCGCGCGTCTCTTTTATCAGACGCCCTTGGAAAAGGGAGCAGGCGGAAAAGGACCGAGAGGCGTCCAAAAAAACCAAAGAAAAAGAGAGCCGCCGCAACAGCCCACGCACAGTCGAGCGCGCCATGTCAATCGAACCGTGGCGCAATGACGCTTTGGTCGACGCCTGCGGTATGCACGCGAATTTGTACAGCAATGCCGTGTGCATATATCAGACGACCTGCGTTGACCATGACGATGCCCTCCTACGTATCGCTCCTCCAGGCCAGCGTCTCTTGCACTCACGTGGTGACATGGCTCACGGCGTCAACGATTGTTGTGTCACTCCTTCTTTCATCCTCGACACGGCCAACGAGGCCGGCGGCGATGGAGGGTGTGGCAATAATAATGGTGATGGTGATGGTGATGATGATGACAACACAGAGGCCTGTGACAGCGCGCCTGATGATAGTGGTAGTACCGATGATGATGACGACGACGAAAGCAGCGACAAAGACGACAACAGCCAGTGCCCCGTGGCGCCGCCGCATACGGCTTACGCGTATGGCTACACCTTTATCGAAGGCTTTATGCCGGCAGACTGGTTCGACGCGTTGGTGCGGCCCGAGCGCCGCCTCGTCCTCTTGGTGTGCGGCGTGCCGGTGGCGGTCGACGCCGCCGAGGTGGAGCGCGCCGCGCGCGTCGACAGGTCCCTGGTGACGCCCGTGGGGTCGTGCCGTCTCGGTCCGACCGACGTGGAACGAGCCCACGAGGTGGACGAGAGCCTCTACGGTCGAGAGGGCATCCGCCGAGCGCTCGCTCCCGTGCCCCTCGCCGCCACGTTAGAGGCAGTCGGCGCGCCTGCCGCCGAGGCCGCAGGCGGGGTGGGCGGCGCCGTGTTGGCTGGCATCCTGGCCGCCTTGCTCTAGTTCCTTCGCCCCGTTGTTGCGCCCGTCTTTTTTTCCTCTGCGCGTCGTCTTGGATGCCGGCGCACTCGATGCAAACATCTTTGCGCTGTGACTTCCATCGCGGCCCTTTTTTTATTTTGTGGTCTGAAAGTGATTTGTGCGTGTTTGTTGTTTTTTCCATGAACCCAGATCTGCAACGAAAAAAAAAAGACAAAAAGACAGCGCTCGCCCGTGTGTAATCTTTGGAATCGGCCTGTTTATTGTCACTCGGGAAAAAAAAGAAGAAAAGAGTGCCAGCACCGACGCGCACAGAGTAGCGTGCGCCCGCCACCGATCGTGACGCGCTGTCTGTGCGCGTGCGCTTTGGACATTTTTCGAGGGGTCAACGCCCCTCGCCTAGGCGGATGGCTTTTTCCACGTGGCTTTAGAAGCGTACCACGCGGCGACCGTCGCAGCGCCGGCCGCGTCAATGAATCCGTTGGCCTGAGCGCGTTCGATCGCGAGGCCAAAGTCGACAAGGCGCACAAAGGGCACGCCGGCGGCGGCGACGTTGGCCACGAGCGTGTCAAAGTCGTAAGAAAAGACGGCGCACACGCCCACGACAACCGCGCCATGTTGGGTAAGTGCCTCGACGGCGGCACGCGCGGCCGAACCCGAACCGAGCACGTCGTCGATGACAACGCAGCGCGATCCGGCGGGCAGGTGGCCCTCGACACGACGTTCCTGGCCGTGGTCCTTGGGCGCACTGCGCACATAGGCCAGCGGCAGGCCCAAACGGTCGGCAACACTTGTCGCATAGGCAATGCCCCCCGTGGCAACGCCTACGATGGTCAGAGGCGCTTGCGCGGCCGCGGCGCCACCGCGCACAGCACCGTCGTTCTTCAGGAAGCGGACGCGCACGGCATCGGCGAGTCGGTCAGCGATATAGGTGCGCGCAGCGACGTCACTCTGGGCGAGGCGCAGATCGCAATAGGCCGGGGTTGTAAACCCCCTGGGAAAGACGAAAAAGTCGTGCGGGCGGATGTCGATGGCGCCCACGCGAAAGAGGTGGTCGGTCAGGGTCTCGGCTTTGGCCTTTCGCGTCGGCGCGGTGCCGCCCCAACAAAGTAGGGCGTCGGGGCGCGATGCCAGAGGCTGCACGGGCAAACTTGCCGGCTGTGGTGATGGTTCCGCGTCCATGTCGAGTAGGAATGATATCGCAAAAAAAACGGTGGAAGGCGGATGGCGGCCTGGTACGGGCCTTGCGCAATGGTGCTCTCTTTTTTTAGACGCGCACCCTTTTGGTCTTGACTGGTTGTCTTGCATGCCTTCCTTTTTATATCAAATCGAAAAAGGAGTTTTTGCCAGGATTCGTGCGGTAGCGCGTTTAGCCAATGGACGGTCACCTTGTAGGGGAGAAAAAGAGCGGCAAACGCTGCCACAAAAAGGCGCCCCCAGGAATCAGGCCAGCATTCCTTTTTTTTCCCCCCGACGCCTCTGTGTTTCCGGCCTCTCTGTTTGCGCCCCCATCCAGCCAGCCAGTCTACATCCGATGCAACCCAATCACGCCCAGGACGACAGCGACACGCCCGCCTCTCGGGCGGCCGCCAAGGTTGCCGCACTGCGCGCCCGCGTCTACCCTCAACCCGCCCACAATGCGCCCGCACACTGTCAGTGCTGTCACGGCCCGTCGTTTTGGGACATCTACGCCATCAACCGGCTGACGTCGCGTTCCGGAAGGTGCTGCTCTTCTTCGTCGAGCAACGACGCAGAACCGGAAACGCCGGGCTGGCTCGGCGTTGTGATCGCCGTCGCGTTGCTCGTCGGCGCCATCGGCGTGGCCATTTACGACGCCAGCAAATTGATCATGCTCTTGGTCGCAGTGGGCGAGATCGACGCGCTCATCCTGCCTTTGGGCGGCGACGCAAGCGTCCTTTTTGACCGGTGGAAGCGCAACGAACTGGTCTTTTGGTGGATTCATTCGCTGTCGATCTGGTCGACCGTGCCTCTGCTGTTTGCAGTGTTGGTCGCCTGCGCGTATTTCGAGGCCACGGCATCGATTTATTGGCTTCTCGTCATGCCCGCCATTACGTTGGTGTGCGCTCTGGGCGCCTACCATTTCTTGGGCTATCGCAATGCCAACCGCGAACTCCTCGACGCCGTGGCTGCCCAACTGGCCACGCCCGACGCCGATCGCAAGACCCGCTAAAATCCCGTGCCGCCGTTTTTTTCCCATTGTCTTTTCTTTTCCGAAAGAATACAAGCAAAGCGCAATCTCCGGGGCCTTGTGTGTCCGCACAACATGCAGAAAATGTCGCGTTGCCCCCCCCAATCTTTTTTTTTGGTCGCGTCACAAGAGCGCTGGTGTCTTTGCAACAGTCGATTGTGCCGCACGGCAGTGGGGTTGTTTTTCTCGACCCCATGCCGTACCAGCCAATGTTTTTGTTTGGTGGTGTCTTCTTTTTTTCCCGTGCAGTTTGTTTCTCTTTAAAAAAGATGTTTTGCGATGTAGGATGGCGCGCTCGGCAGCGGCACGCGTATCGCGGTGGCCCCACAAGCGCTGCGCGCTTTTCTGAGTAACCGAAAACGCCCATTTTTAGTCTCTATTTTTACACAACAACTGCGTGTAGACACGACTTTTTTTACACGATCCTTACGCCGTGACCGGATCGAGCACCGGCACAACAACACCACTATGGCGTCGCCCGGAAGGAGGGCAAAAAAGGCGCATCCACCAGCGCTCCAGTCAGACAATGGCCCTCCTTTCGCACCCCAAAAGAACGGCGGTGCCTTCCGCACGGAATGCGCTTGCTCGTATCCGTGTGGCGCCGGCCCATGGGCGGCACATCCTTTTTTATGAGGAAACCGCAACTGCGAGCAAAAAAGGCTATTGGTTGTTTCTTTTTTTGCGCTTCTTTTTCGTCATGGTGTTCCCCATCAGAGCGCACAAAAGATGAAACAAAGGGTCCGCCATTCGCGCCCCTCCCCTCCGTATTGGTCCCACGAAAGCGGGAAAACCTTGTGCCTGCGTTGGGGGTTTCGACCAGGCGCGATACTTTCTTGCCGCGGCAGCATACAGTTTTTCTGTTTTCTCGCGGCCACAAAGGCACACCATGGGCCGGCAGGGGCAAGACGCAAATTCCATCCTCGCAGAGATGCGCCACACCCACTGCGACTGCGTGATCGAGGTCTTTCAAGGTGACGACGAAACAGGCATGACGGGCGCGGCGCCCTCCACGATCATTGCGCACCGTGCCATCCTCGCACGCGCCTCTTACTTTTCGGCACTCTTTGAACACAATGACCCCACGTGCACGGTCGATCGCGACGACCAGGGGAGACGCATTGCGCGTTCAGTCTACACAGTGCGCCTCCCCCCGACGATCGACGCCAGCGCCGTGCGGTCCACCGTTGAGTGTCTCTACCGCGGACGAGGCTCGGGCCACCGCGACGAGCAGGACGTCGACCCCGTCGAGCGCATCAACGCCATCCTGTTTTTGGGAGCGCCGGCGCATTCTATCCCCAATTTGATCAGGAACACCGTGCACGCACTCATGTGCGACATATCACGCGCGAAAGACGCCGCCGACCAACGAGACGCCGTCGAGCAAGGGTCGCGCCCTGGCGCCGCTGGTGCGTGCAATCCGACGGTGGCCGCGCACGACGACGAGATCGAGGCGCGTCTTCGACTGGCCTGGTTTGTGCGCCGACTGGCCGACAGCGACTTGCCGTCATCAGCCAAGGCCAACGTATTGGCCTATGCGTTGCACGCGCTCCCCGACAGTGAGCGCGATCAAATCGTCGGTTGCCACCCTCAACTCGCCGCCACCATACGGCCGTACCGGCCCGAAGCGCGAGTCGGCGACGCCCACGTGGACGCGGAAGGCCAGTCTTGGCGCACGCTCCACCTCGCCTTTGGATACTGTGGGCTAGCGCCCGCGTCGGCGTCAGCGATCGTCTGGCAGGGCCTCGAATTTATGGTCGTTCCGTTTTTTACCGAAGACGACGATGGCGATGTCCTTAAGATCAATGTCCAGTGCCACCCGCACGGGGAGACACTCGACGAGGCATGCGCCAGCGACGGCGAGCCTCGCGGACTCATCCACGCCGAACCCCGCGCTGCGCGATTCAGCGCACGCACCTACTGCCCCGTCGACGGGATGCGCACAGAGACATTCAACATGGCCTGTGAACAGTTTAGATGCGGTCAACAGCGCAAAATGCCCAGGGGCGCGGTTCAGGTGCCGCACGTGCTCACCAAGGGATGGGCATCGTATTCGAAATTGCGACGCTTGTGTTCGTCACACTATATCTATGATGTGCGCCACGAGGGCAGCAAGCGCCACGATCTCTTGGCGTGCGAGATTGATATTCTCGTCCAGGAACTCTAGAGCCGCGTGGGCGCCACGAAAGACGCACGCCCATTCCCGGTGCTGCGAGCACGCAAACAAAAAAGGGTTGCTTGCGCTCTTGTTTGTCTCTCTTTGCGTGCAAAAATTATTTCCCTTTTTTTTTAAACGTGAACAACGATGCGACAAGGCGCTCCCTCTCTGTTTCCTCCCTTTTTCTTTATCCTTTTGGTGTGGTGCTCATGCGAAAGAATTAATAAAAAAGAAGAGTGATGGCCGCGTTGTCACATAGAGAATAACGCATTCCTTTAGGGCCGTTGTTTTAGGGGTCCGGCGACAAAAGGCTCAAACAATTTTCTTGGCTGTCGTCTTGGGCGAATGCGCGCGCCGATGGCGAGACCGCCGCCGCCGCCGTGGGCGCCAACGCCTCGCGCGCCCGCCATAGACAAAAGGCGTCGGCCGCATCGGGGCAGTCGACGCGTACCGTGGTCACGAGCGCGCGCTGCGCGGCGGGCAGGGCCAAGTCGACATAGAGTCGGGCGTCGTCAAAGCCGACCGTCTCGGCAACGACCTCTTTCGGGCACGCATAGTACACACGTCGGATGCCGGCCCAGTAGGCGGCGGACAGGCACATGGGGCACGGCTCGGCGTTGGAACACAATGTGCAGTCGTCGAGCGCGATCGATCCGCGCGATCGGCACGCCTCGCGGATGGCCTCGATCTCGGCGTGGGCCGTCGGGTCGCACTTGTCCAACACACGGTTACGGCCGCGCGCGACAACGACGCCATCGTGATCGATGACGGCGGCCGTAAACAGACCGGGTGCCGAGGCGCGCACGGCGTCGGCTGCCGTCGTCGTCAATTGAGACACCACGAGGCGCGCGTGGGCGTCCACCGCGTCGTTGGCGGTGCTCCTGTCGTCGGGAGCACGAATCGATCCTGCCGCGGCTGGGCGAGTGCGGTCGTGGTCGTGGCTCATGTCGCTCCTTTTTTTTCTTTTGTCGTCTTTGGTATTTTGGGCGGCACACAACTGCCCTAGAAAAGACCTGGGTGCGCTCGCGGCGTGGTCATTGGAAAAGAGAAGAGAGGGATTTTGGGAAATAGAATGCGCCCATGGACCGGTGATACGTTTCCGCACCAACAAAGTGACTTGCGCGCGCCCACGACAGTCAAAAAAACAGAGCCTGTGTTCTGGTCTCCCAATATATATTTTTTAAAACGGGGTCGTGTCGCTTTGTGGCTCGCGGGGCTCGTGGGCTCGCTTACATTCAATTTCTACGATGCGCGCACAGGTAACGATCAAGACGAGCACAAACACAGCGGCCGTGACCGCGATGCACGGCGCCAACCTGTTGTTGCTTACGGTCGAATACATGGCGACCCTGCCATCGTCGTCCGTGACATAACACGCAACGCTCGCGCCAATAGGTCGTCTGGCCAGGTAATCGTCCATGACCTCGCGGCTCATCCACGAGTCGGACGCTTTGATATGGGAGGTGGCCAGCGCCGCACGGGACCAGGCGGCGACGTGCACACGGATGCCCGGCATGTAGAGCAGACGCATGTTGCCCTCGACTGGCTTGATGTCGATCGCCGTATGGTTGAGCACGACGCACGTGGTCGCGTGCAAACGGTACTCCAATGCCATATCGGGCCATATGCCGACAAAGAACCACGGGAGGAACACCACCGACGCCACGACGAGAGGCACGAGAACGACGAGACCCAGATAGAGTGCCCAACGGGCGGTCGGGGCACACGCGTTCACCCATCCACCAAAAGGCCAGGTACGCGGAATCGCGTGCGGCACGACAAACGGATCGTCGTCGCCTTCGCCGTCGCAGGCCTCCATGGTGGGACCACCGCTCAGCGTGTCCATCTCACGGTCCTCGGCGTCGGCACGTCGCATTCTTTCTCGACAATGAAGAAAAGAAAGGCCTCGATGGCACTTTTATTCACCTTTTTTTGTGAAACAAAGAAAGCGCGTCGATTGGTTGGGACCCGCAGGCGCCGAATGCCGCGCACCCGAAAAAAAGACCACCTGTTATGCCGCGCCTTTTTTTGAGATGGAGTGCGAGGGTGAAAAGGACGAGCCGGCGCGCGAGGACCCGCGCAAAAAACACGATGGCCAAGCGGGACTGCGCGCGCACCAACCCGAAAAAAAATTATTTGCGTCATCGGCGGTTGCACGTTGAGAGCGTTTTCCATTTTCGTAATACGGCACGTTGGTGCTTTTGTGTGTGTCCCAGAGGCGCACGCGGCCCTGGCCCTTGTATCTTTTTTTTTCTCGCGGTTTTTGTGGTTGCCATGGGAAAAAAGTCGCGGGTCTCTTGAGTTGGTCGCGCTCGCTCTGTATGACCCGGCCGCCTTTCTCGCCTTGTGAAAAAAGGAGCGCCTGGGTCGACGTAGGATACAGTGCGAAAAAGAGGGAAAAAATGCACTGGTCCCCTTGGCGCGCACTCGCACGGCAACAGAAACTGGGCGAAAAGAAAGTTGTGCATTGGCAATTTTTCCTGCTTTTTGTTTCTTGCTTTCGGCACACCGGCCTGGAGTACGCCCAAAGAAAGAAAAATGGCAAAAAATGTCGGAAAAATCACAACGGAAGGAAAAGCGCTCGCAAGCAGGGGAAAAGAGAGAGGAGAAAAAAGACGCGGCGACTAGGGGCGACCACCGCGCAAGAGCAAGGCCGTGTCGGTGTGGCCGTGTCTTTGCGACGCGATCGCGGCCCTCGGCGTGCAACGCGCGCCGAACCGCCCATAGAGATAGCGCACGATGGCATCGTGGCCGGCCTCGGCGGCGCGGTCCATCGCCCTCGGCGTGCAATCGGCCCCGACGTGTTCGCACAGGTAGACGACAACGTCCATAAATCCCGCCGCGGCGGCCATGTCGATGGCATCGGCGGTGCAGCCCTCGCGGCGGTTCTCGTGCAGGAACTTGACCACGTCGAGATGGCCCTCGCCGGCAGCGCCGTCCATGGCCCATGTCGTGCATCCCTCACGGCGATTATTGTGGAGATACATGACGATGTCGAGATGGCCGGCGTCGGCAGCGCCGTCCATGGCCTTGGTCGTGCATCCCTCACGGCGATGTGTGTCTAGATAGGCAACCACATCCATGTGGCCCCGTGATGCCGCATCATCCATGGCGTCGACCGTGCAGCCCTCGGCGCGGTTCTCGTCAAGGTAGATGACGATATCCAGGTGGCCGCCGGCCGCCGCGCAGTCCATGGCATCCTTTCGGCACCGAGCCCCGTTGATGTCCAACATGCGCACAATATCCAAACGCCCGTTGAGCGCCGCGTTGCACATGGCATCGTACGTGCATCCCTGCCGTCCATACGCCTGTTGTGCCGGCGTAGGCACGATGACGCCCCCCGGTCTCGGATCAGCGGCGGGCTTGTGGTGGTGCGCCAAGAGGAATTCGACGACGTCGGCGTGTCCGTTGAGCACGGCGTCGTCGATGGCGGTAGTCGTGCCCAGGATGCCTCGCTCATAGAGGAACTTGACCGCGGCGAGGTGACCATTGGCTGCCGCCAAGTCCATGGCGCTGGCGGACCACACCGCCCGGTGCGAGTCATAGAGTTGCCCGAGGGCATCCAAGTCGCCGATCGAGGCGGCGGCGTCTGTGGCGGCCAGCGGTATGCGGCCTCGTTCACACGCCGATGCGGGCAGAGCCATGACGACACCAAACGCATGGTGGGCTATCGCCGTAGACATGTGCTCACGCCCCAGAGGCACGCCGGCCGCCACGAGCGCGAGGATGGCCTCGACGTGATTGACACTGCACAAAGCGTGCGGGTCGGTGCGCAGCCAGCGTGGGAGGCGCCGCGTGAGGTGGATGGCCTCGCGGTCGTGCATGACAAAGGAACTGTGGGCCAGGCGCGCCGCGCAAAAGGTCGCATCATCGGTGTAGTCGAGGATGCGCATGATCATCTCGGGCGGCAGGCCGAGCGACGACGCTGCCGCTGGGACCCGTGTCGGTTCCATCGGGGAGGGGGTGCTTGCGGCGGATGATTACGTCTGCCGTTGTTCTTTTCCCTCGCCTTGGCTGTGTACTCTCTTCCAAAGTGTTTTTGGTGTCTTCTTTTTTTTTTTTAAAAGTGAGTGAGCCGCGTCCTTGGTTGAAGATCGCTACAAGAGCGTGCAGCGAATCGTGTGCCGCCTATGGAGTGTGGAAAGCGTTATTGGCCTCTTTTTCAGGCGCACCGCCAACGCCGACCTTTTTTTTGAAAGCCAATGCGCGACACGATCCACAGGCGCAGGAAGAAAAAGGAAGGCCAAACACCGGCGCCGTTGCGGCAAAGCGCAAGGAGAGGCAACAACAACCGGCAACCAAAGGGGGAAAAGGAGGCAATGGAAAAAATAAACGTTGAGCGGGACAGCAACAGGCCAATCGGCATGCCCATTTTCTTTTCTTTTTTCTTTTTTTTTCATCTCTTTTAAAAACACTGTTTCGTTGGATCCTTTGGGCGCGCGCGTGCGACAATGACACCAACGACACCGGGGTCAAAAGAGAGAGAGAGAGAGAGAGAGAGAGAGAGAGAGAGGGAGAAAGGCGGCTAGAGCACGACGACGTCGCTGCAGCCCGCGAAAAAGGGCACGCCGCCAGTCCGGTCGGTGCATCGAATCATCGCATCGTCGCCATCGTCGTCATCGTCATCTTCACCGGCGCGGGCCTCGTACAGGGAACCATCGTCGCCGCCTTGCGCGTGTGCTGGATCGAGCGAGGCCAGGAGCGGACCGATGTCGTCGTCCTCCGAGGCGGGTGCAGCGAGCGGCAATAACCAAAGGGCCGCCGCGACGGTCCACACGCACGACACCACGAGCACGCCGCCGCACAGCACGGCCGTCCACTCGAAAAAGGCCGCCGGGTGCGCGGCCGCCGGCGCCAGCAGGAGCACACCGAGGGCGGCCACATAGGCCGGCACCTGGCATGCCACGTTGACCAGCAGCGGATCGACGGCCATGTGCGACGCGCCGATCAGGCGTTCAAAGACGATGCCGCCGCCGCTAAAAGGCACCAAGGCGAAAAAGTGGCCCACGCCGCCGCTGACGAGAAAGACGAGCGGCGACAGCCAGCCGGCGGCGGATGCCACGCCCGTCAAGAGTATGACCGTGGCGGCGACGAGACCGACGCCGCCGATGACGACAAAGGCCCGACGATTGTCCCTGAGCCAAATGAGCGGCACATAGCACAGGCACGCGGCGACGCACGCTGGCGCGTCGGCCACCACCGAGTGCCACCAGGGGGCGTCGGCTCCCACGAGATCGGCCGTGAAGACGTCGCGCACGGCGCCGAGCCCCTGGAGCGCGGCGTTGCTCACCGCCAGCCCCAGGACGAGGCTCCAGTGCCGATGGAACCAGGCTCGGTCGGCGCCGGTCGACATGGCCTTAATGTCCACTGCGCTACCGGGGGCACGGTAGAGTAGCACCTGGGCGCCGGTGCTATCATCGCGCTCGCGGGCGCCGACGTGGGCAGAACGCGCGCGCACATCCGCCTGGTTGGGTGGCGGCATCGCCGTCAGGGCTGCCGCCGCTGCCAGCGTGGGCACGGCACAGAGCACGCTCACGGCCAGGGGCATCCACAGGTGTCCGTCATTGTCGCTGGTATCGCCCACGCCACCCAGCCAGTCGGCGACGTACAGGGAGAGGGGCCTCGACGCGGCGGGCGCCAAGAGGATGGCCAGAGTGGCGACGGGCATGGCCACGTCGGACGCGCGGCGCCCCTGTGCGCACGCCAGATAAGCGCAAAAGGCCAGTGAGATGACGGCCGACCCGGCAAAGCGCCCGACCAGCTGGAGGGCGAGACCGCCGATGCCGCCCACGGCACCCAGGGCAAAGGCCGCGTTGGGCACGGCGCCGTAGATGAGGGGCAAGAGGGCGAGGGCGACCGGTCGCCGCCAGCCGCCCGTGGCGAGGCGTCTCAAAGGCCCGTAGAGTGCGGCGGCAAAGCCCAAGGGCATGGCGGCCGCGCGCGCGATGGACAAGAGGGCCTTGGTCGTGTAGGGGCCACCGCCCGGCCGATCGTCAATCTCCACGGTGAGCGCAAACACGGCAAGGCCGGGCACCAGCGCGGCCATCCAATAGGTGGCCGCCGCCGCCGAGAGCCACGCGACCATCACCGACAATCGCTGCCCGGCGGCGTGGCGCACGCGCCCGCACCGACCGGCGGGCGTGAGGTCGTCGCTGAAAAACACGGGCAGGCTGGGCTCGCCCTTGAGTGCCTCGTCGAGGGCCTCCTCTTCCTCGTCCCATCGGGTCACGATACGCGACCGTTCGCGCAACAGCGACATCCCTAGATTTTTTCTTTGAAAATAAAAAAGGGCCTTTGGGACCTCTTCCTTTTTGCCTTGGTTCGTCGTTTGGAAAAAAGGCAATGTCCTGATTTTAAAAAAAAAAGATCAAAAAAGGAAAGAAAAACGGGGCGTCGGTTGCGCGTGCGCGCTGCTCTGCCCTCGGTCCGTGTGCTACGCGCTGTGTGCGCAGGTTTTCCACCAGTCGCGCGGCTCGCGTCCTGCCGCACTTTGACCCGAGGCCGACCGGCGTTGTTGGCGCGCACTCCGAATGGCCCTCTCCCGCGTGCGGTAGGGGCGTCTCGCCCGCCACAAGAAAACACAAAGCAGGAAAGCGCAAAAGACGTGCACAAAAGACCCCGGCGGCATGTTTTTTACTTTTTTTTTCTCGCGTGGGGCTCGGTCGCGCCCGCCGCGTCCCTTTTCTTGGCTCCTTGTTTTGCCGATGGGGACTCGATCGCGTTGCCGCCCGTTGCCGATCTTTTTTTTGCCAATTTCAAGTTTTGCCCTTTTGGCCGCGGGGGTTGTGACCACGCCGGGCCACATTTGCACCATGTCCCTCTAGTTTGCGGCGTTCCTATTGCGGTCGGTTGCCGTTGGAGCCCATCATGCGTCCGCGAGCGCAAAAAAAAATGATTTTTGTGTGGCTTTGCCAAGTCAGACAGGATAGACAGGCGAGCAGATCAATCTTGGGAAAAACAGCAAGCGACGGCCGGGTGCGGTGCCAGAAAGCATCTTTTGCGGCAGCCAACGCCGACAAGAGGCGCGTCAAGAACAGCTGAAGATGGGAGGAAAAATGGGGAGCAGAAAAAATACGAGGAAGTACAGAAAAAAAGAAAAACGCAGCGGTCGCGCGGCGTGGGCGGATCGCTCTAAGCGCAGTAGGGAGAAGGACGAGGGCGGGGCATATCGATGGGCCGGGACGGTGGGCGCTTTGGACCAGACTCCACGTCGGTGGTCTCACTCTTGGGTGCCGTCTCGACGAGCGGTGCGTGCTCGTCGCCGTTTACGGCCAATCGCTCGTGGTTGGGGCCTCGATGCAGGGATCGAATGCGACGCCAGCAGCACCATAAGACGACGACCGCCATGGCGAGCCCGCCAAAGAGCGCGCCGACGGCGAGGCCCTCCAGACCGGCCGCCGGATCCTCGTAGCAGTCGTCGTGCGGTGCCCGCTGGCCGGCCCGGCCTCCGCAGGGTCCCTCTAGGTTGATCGCGTGGCACCCGTGGTCCGGCCCCGATGGCGGACACCATTCGCATTCGCACCGCCTCTGGCATGTGGGTCCGTCGAGCACCATCTCGCACGCTCCGCTCGCGACAGCCGCGCCGGGTCCGCTCGTTGCGTGCGCTCGCGGCAGCGGAGCCGTCGATGGTGGCATCGCCGCGACGAGTGCGATGGCGCAAAAGAGCAGTGGCACCAGGGGCGCCCCTGCGGATCGCCGGTAGGCCGCCATGCAACAGAGGCGCCACCAACCCCTTTCCCTTTTTTTTTTGATGAAAGAGACAAAGAGGGCGCACAGAAAAAAAAGGCGGCAAGTGAACAGCAGGCAGCCCGACGATAGAGAACAAGACAAATGGCCTCAAAAAACCGAGAGGGAACAAACTTGCGCGGCGGGTGGTGCTGTTTTCTTGTCGTCGCCGTTGTCGTGGTCTTTGTCGCTGCCGTCCCGTGGCGAGGTTTGCCTTTTGGGGCGTGCAGGTTGGTTTGCGCGATGGACGGCCTATAGGTGTCCGGGTCACACGAGGCGCGCCTTCCTCTACTTTTTCCCCTGCATTCAGGCATCGTTGATGGCGCGGCGATCGATCAGAGGCGACGCGGCGCTCATGTGCCCACCGCCGGCTGCCGTGCGCCACCCGGCGTTCCGCCTACAGAGGCGCGGCCACGCACACCACACGACGCTGGCGAAACCGACAAAAAAGGCGCACACGAGGCCCGCGCCGCCGACCGACAACCACGTCATGAGATGCGTGTCGCACGCCCACGGGCTGAGGCGACGGCCATCTCGCGCCCCACACGGCCTCTCCCCGGCGACAAGGTCGTGACATCCAAACCCATGTCCGGGAGGACACCACACGCAGTTGCACCGCGATGTACAACGACGCGCGCGCGAGATGGACGTGCATCCCCCATTGTCGTCGTCGCTCGTGGGTCCATCTGGATCGTCATCCCCCTGACCGCCGTCGCCTTGCTCTGGGTTGCCGTGGCCCGCTCCATCGGTGTCGTTCGTGCGGATGGGCCATGGATACGTATCGTGCCGGAGATGGTGTCGCACGACGAGGGTGGCCGCACACACCACGGCGGCCGCAGCGAGCGCACCGGCGAGCACGAGCGCTGCGACGATCAATCGACGCCACGTGGCGGTGGTCATGGACGATCTCTTTGTCCTTTTTTCCCCCTACTCGGCGGGGCAATTGCTCAAAAGTTGGATCCGACTGTTGTGATGCGACGCTCGCATCGTGCGCGGCAGGAAAACAGCGGCCTGTGTTGGCGCTCTGTGGTTTTTGGCCGCGCACGATCGTGCTCTCCGTGCGTCCTCGTGTGGCAACCGATGCACCAACAAAGAGCGAAAAAAAGAGCAGGGAAAAGTGAGCAACGGCAGGCACTTTTGCCCGTGGGCTTGTCAGTGTCTTGCTGCTTCTTGCCCGATAGGCGACACAAGAAACTCGCGATATTCATTCTTTTTTTTTTGATTTATAGCCTATTATATATGTTGACGCCAACGCGGCAGTAGGATTGGCGCCAAAATGCAAGCCCACCCTTTTTTTGCGTGTGGCCAGCGGACCAGCGTCGCTTGGCCCTTTTTTCTCGCTCCTGGCCGCAACCCATCGCCATGACAAGCGCGCATTTACGCACGCGAGTGGGTCCACCGCGGACGGCCTCTTGCATCTCGCCGCTCCGTCGTTGTTCTCCTCATGCGACACGCCAAAGAGAGGGGCAGAGGGCACAGGCGAAAATACTCTAAAAAAAAGAAGAGACAAACATATGAGTGGCGCGGCAAAGGGAGGGGGGTGGTCGCGTGAGAGTGGCGCTATATCCCCTTCCTCTTTCTCCCTTTATTCATATTTTTTGCGCACAAAACAACACAAAGGGAAATGTGGTCAGGGCGGCAGTGTGCCTGCGTCCATGGGCCATTGGGCAATTCGCTGTACCAACACGCCGTCGCGCCACGTGCCGAGCGTGCCGTGTACTGCCAGGTCCCCGTGACGCATAGAGGCGCGAAAGCACAGGCCGGTCCCGCACAGGTGGCCCCTCACGGCATCGACGGCGCCGCGGCGAACCTCGATATCTACCGTGTCCCCACCGCTGCTCCACATCCACAACCACGTCGACGCCTCTGCGCGGCACGGCGCGCCGCAAGCGACGGCGGCAGGCGGTTGCTGAAACCTCCAACGCGCTTTGACGCGACATGCGCACATGTGTTTGGCGCCGGATAGCCCGATGAGTCGGGCGTTGGCGTCGATCCAGTGCGCCTGCTGAAAGACGCGGCCGAGTGCATCCAACACCTCTTGGTCGATGATATTTAGGCCTTTTTCGGCGAGTTCGCGGTCGTTGCACATGGTGAGATACAGCATAATGTCGCTTTTGGAGATTAAGAACGCGTCGTCGGGGCACGCGTCCAGAGCCGACTTCCAGAGGCACGACGCGCTACTCAGGGCATGCATGCGTTGCGCCATCTGGCCGAGTGCGACCAGATCGCGCGGGCGCAGCCAGGAAGCGATGGCGATGACCGTGTCGTCGGGCAAGTCGGCCAGGTTCAGTTGCCCAGCGCGCGCGTTCACCGACGACTCCATAGGGTCGATAGCGACGCCTACGCAATACAGCGACCTGTGTTTCTTTTCTCTCTTTTTTTCCCTCGTTCTAGAAAAAAAAAGAAAAGAGACGGGCGCACTCGATTGCGTGCCGTCTCTTTTTTCGCGCCCTTGTTTGTCGTTGGGTGTTGTTGTCCAAAAAGGCAGCGCCGCGCCCCGCCCGACGCTTTGTTTCTTTTTTCTTTTTTCTTTTGTTTGCCTGTGCCGCTCCCCTCTGCCAATAGGGGTTGCGCTCAGAGGGCGCGAAGAGAGGCATGGCGCAGACACCATGCAGAAAAGAAAGAAAGAACAGCGTCCCATTGCGCCGGCCAATGCACGGCCGCAGGCGTTGTGCCGTTTTTTTGGGGCCGATCTTTTGGAAACCGTCTCAATTGGGCGTACAAGGGTCGGCCGGTCGGCACCACTTTATTGTCCAAAAAAAAAGAGAGAGGGCCTCAAAAGTCGAGCCCCACAAGCGCGGTTCTTTTTTCGAGCGGCGTTGCCCCCTGCGGCCACCAAAAGATATTTTGCTTGTCCTTGCTTTTTTTTGCTTGTGTCGTTTGTATTTTTTTGCGAGAGCCAATAGCGTGCGCGTAGGGCGCACCCTGCGAATCTCTAGCGCCTGCCCTTTGGGCCTTTTATTGCCTTGCCGTCTGTCCCCCTACCGACTCGAGAAAAAAAAAGAAGGCGCGCATCTGTCTGCCCCGCCATGTTTGCACGCGCCTACCTCGCCAACCATTTGGTCGTGCCCTTGTTTAAAAACGACCACGTCGACGTGGAATAGGCCGGTTGCATCGACCACGACACGACGCCGCGCTCGCACACTCAGCCGGTTACCTTGACAATCATGACGCGCACCTACATGCTCCTCGCCGTCCTGCCGTGGCTTTTCGGTCTGGCGCTGTGCGTTGTCCTCGACGGCGTGGCTGCCGTTGCCGCCATCCTCGGCACCGTGTTTGCCTTGGTCGCGGTCGCTCTCTTGGTCGTGTCGGCCATTGTCGCTGCCCCCGCCTGGGGTCCCGCGGCATGGCGGTGGCGACGCGCATGGGTCGATCCAACACCGCCCGTCTGACCCGCCCTATGCCCACCGACCAAACATTGTTTTTTTTTAAAAAAAAGGGTCTCTCTGTATTTCTCTTTTTCTTTCTTTTGATAGTTGTCTGAAAAGGCGCGCGCAACTAGACCGTGGCCTTGGTCCAATAGAGGGTCGAGTCGCTGTTGAGGTAGACAACGCCGGCGGCGGTGGTGCCCATGTAGGTGCCGTGGGCGCTCTTGAGGGTCCACCGGTTGCCGGCATTGATGATGACCTCCCACTGTTCCCACGAACCGACCGACGTGGCGTCGGCCCTGACCCACCCGCCCGGATTGGCCGACAGATAGCGGTTGGCGTACGATTTAAAGGTGTACTTGCCGTTGGACAATCGGGCGGCGGTCCACTTTTCCTTGGTCGTGGCCACGTACCAGAGCGACGCTACGCTCCCGTCGTCCTGTGCCGTCAACTGCCTGCCGCTCGTGGGCGATACCAGTGTCACCAACTGCGACAGCGGTTGGGGCGTGCCAGAGGGTGTGATTGATGGTGTGGGTGAACGCGTGGCCGAAGGCGACGGCGTCCTCGACGGTGTGACCGACGGCGGGGGCGTGGGTGCGATGGGGTGGTTGTATTCAATGATCATACCGCCGGCGGCGCCCGCCATGCTCCCGCTGCCCGCGCCCCCGGGAGGGCACGACGCGTCGGAACTGCCCCCGGCGCCGCTGTTGGCCGGCGGCGACTCGATCCATCCGTAAAAGGCGCCGCGCCCGCCGTCGCCGTTGAAGCCGGCGGCGCCACCCCACGAATAGCACCAGCTGTCCAGTTGACCAAAATAGGCGTAGCCCCTGCCGCCGGCCCATTGGCGACCCGGCGACGTCCACGACGCGCCGTCCAAAAAGGGCGACGACAGGTTGCCGTTGGCGTAGCCGTAACCGGCGCCGGCGCCGCCCGCCTTGACGTCGCCCACTATGGCGCCCTGCGTGGGCGCGGCGAGCGGGTTCGAGTCAGAGGCACCAGGAGGTACACCGCCACCCGGCGACGGACCCACGGCCGACGACGCCTGGCCTCCGCCGCCGCCTCCGCGGCACCCCGTGGTCGCGGGCCACACAGCCATGCCACCGCCGCCGCCATATGCCGTCACGCGGTAGAGTTGGGTGCCGTTGGGCGCCAGCGCCACTAGCGAGGTCTCGCCGCCGTCCGAGGCCGTGCCGCCGACGCCGTCGTTGCCTGGCAGAGCAGCGCCGCCTTGGCCTATGGTGACGAGCCATTGGACGTCGCTCGGCGCCAGATTCCATGCAGATGTGTCGACTGTGCGGTTGAGCACGGCCGAGCCACTGCCGCCGCCGGCACCACAGCGCGCCGAGACGGCCGCGCCGCCGCCTCCACCCCACAGGGTGACCGAGATGTCGGTGGCGTTGACGGGCGCCTGCCACGTCGTCGACGCCGGCACAAAGACGGCGTAGCGGTAGGCCGATGCCGATTGCACGCTCAGCACGATCAAGAGCGCGAGCGCCAATGCTTTTAGTGGCGGCTGCGCCATGCAGGGCGTCCTTTTTGTGGCATTGCCTCTTTCTCCTGTTTTCATCGTCGTGAACGTGCTCGGCGTGGGCGGGTGTCTTTCTCTGGCTTGGGAAAAAACCTCTGCGGCTCTTGCCGCTATTTATAAACGGCGCGATGAAACCGCACAGCAAGAACCGGCGCTGTGCCCGGGCACGCGCGCACCCTCTCGCCTCGCGTTCATTTCTTGGCATGCCCTTTATTGCTGTGCCCAATCAAAAAAAACGCCAGCGTTGGGTTTTTGCGTGCGCTGTAATGTGTTGGTCGGGCTCTCTTCACGAGCGCCATGGTCTGGCTAGACGGCGGCACGCACCTCGCTGTTGCCTCGCCAGGCCGGGATCGCTGCTCGTGATGTTTCCATCGCTCTTTCCTTTTTCCTCCAAAGGCGACTCTGTGCGCCGACGGCGAAACACACGGATTCCGCGCCGCCGAGAGCGCGAGAAGAGGAAAAAAGGCGCTTGCAAAAAAAAAGGTGCTGATGGAAAAGAAGAGCCAAAGGAAAAAGGTGTTGCCATGGAAAAAGGAGCGAGGGCACGCAAGGGTTCTTTTGTTTTTTTTTCTTGCTATGCTTGGCCCACCAACCGCGCGACCATCGGGAGGAGGCGCGCGGCTCCGCATGTTTTGTACTACCCTTTACAGTGTATTTTTGCAGACTATTTACAATGTGTTTTTGCAATGGCTGCGTGCGTGTGCATGCTCAAAATTCTCATTCAGAGTGTGAGGGGTGCTCTGTCCCGGCGCGTCGTTCATAGATGCCCGCCGAAGCGCGCGGCGTGATGGCCCACGCGGCGCACACATACACGGCGTCAATGTCGGATCGCGACTCGCCGAGCGTGAGCATGCCGAGCGCGACAGCGCGCGTGACGAGGGTGTTGCCGCACACGTACAGGGCCACGTCGACGAGCATGTCGGACGATGCCAACACGGTCGCCAGTTCGGCCACGGCGTTGGCCGCGGCGACGGGTCCGCACGTGGCGTAAATATGCCGCGCCTGGTCCACGATGGTCTCGCAACACAGATCGTGGATCGTAGGCAACGGTCCTTTTGCAGGGCGTTCCTGAAGCGGGTGACAGAGGCGCGCGCCGGGCATAGCGCCTTGTTTGGCGTGGTGCGGCGGCAGAGAAGATGCGTGCACGGGCACAGCGGGCAGGTCGTCAAACGGGCCAGCGATGCCCAGACGTGCGAGAAAGCGTTCCGCGGTCGTCATGCCGTGCGGAAACATGACACGCGAGGCATGCAGCCTTCCCTGATCCGTGACGACGATCGGCGGCACGTCGGCAAGATCGACGGTGGCCTTTGGCGGGAGCGTGCGCACAAAGTGCCGAAAGACACCGACGGTCATAGACACCCTGCCCGTCGCAGCGCCGTGTGGCGCCAGTGGCCTCGGTGCCGGCGGGGGCGGCGTGTGAGTGCACAGTTGTTCCGATGATGCGCCACGACAGTCGGTGGCATAGCGACAAGGGGCCGTGCTCGCGTTGGACCTGCCGCGCTTGCGCTTGCTCTTTTCCGAGCGTATCCTCGGCGCTGTTGTCGCGCTGTCGCTTTTGGAAGAAGAGGACGCGCATGCATCGTTGTCGTGGTGGCGATTGACACGGCCATTGGCCGAGCGCACACGGTCCTTGTGGTTGGGTCCGACGCCCAAGCGGGTGCAATCTGTGCCGTAACGTGTGCCGCCGTCGCGCGGAATCGGGTCGTAAGCAGTCGCAACGTGCTGCATGCTGTGTGAGTGGGCGGCCTTTGGTCGGCGGCTCCTTCAAAGGGGACGTTTTTGTCGATGGGAGAAAAAAAAAGAACGGCGTGGGGGTGATTGATAGAAAAGACGACGAAAAGCCAACCAGCCACACGCGCACAAAGAGAGAAGAACCGCACACGAAAAGTTTCCAAAAGAGAAAAAGGCGTCGTTGCCGAGGACCAAAGGGGTGTCGACCAAGGGAGAAACGGTTCAATGCCCCCCCCATGCGCACTGCCACTATCTTTGGCTGCCACGTGTTCCGGCGCGCAACGCCGACCAATGCGTGATCGGGTTCTGTTGTGTCGACTTTTTGTTTGCCTTTTATAGGCGTGACTCTGTTCGGGATGCCCAAGGGGAAAAAAAGAAAAGGGAAAAATAGGCACGAGAAGAATGGTGGCAGCAGCAGAACTTTGCGTCGAGTTTTGGCCAATGTTGCCTAAAGGCCAACCGGCCCTGGACCGTGGCCCGATTGTTACCGCGCGTCAGTGGTATCACCCCGTCACCGCCCCGTCGTCGGACCTGTCGTAGACAGCGACGCCTCTCACCGCGCGCCGGGCGGGCCAAACTATTCTCCGTCCTCGACGCGGCTCTTTGCGTCGAGCCACATGAGGCTGCTGCCCTCGTGCGCTTATGGCGTGGCCCTGCACGTGGACTTGGACCCATCCGCTGTCGGCCGCACGCTACCATAACACCGGAACCTGTAATCGGGGTTTCCCCCTCTTCCTTTCGCCTTATCGCTTTGCGTGCGCTCCCGTGTGCCTTGTCTTTTTGTTGGAGAGGGGGAAAGAAAAGGGTTGCGATCTGGGCGGTGGGTTTTTAGGCCCTTTTCTTTTCCTTTCCTGGCCTGGTCGAGCGCGCGCAGGTGCGCATACCGAGACGAAAAAAAGAGGATTCGCTGCCTGCGCTGCTGCGGGCGTGCGGGCCGGCCTGACCGGCGCACGCTCGCCGCCGGCCCACGCCGACAAAACCTCTCTGAGAGAGGACAACGGCGCACGCACGCACACGCACGCGCGCACAGTGAGCCAAGAGGCGCCGCAAACTTGGCTCAGGAGTTCCCCTTTTTTTCTTTGTGAAAGAAAGAGAGACCGTAAAACACACACACACGCACACACGATGCGACAGGGGGCGGTCACCACGCGCCGGGGCAAGCGCCCTGCGCCATCTGTGCGGCCGCAGATCGCGGCGGCCGTGGGCCTGTGTGGCCAGAGCGAGCGCACCGCCGCGCAGGACGAGCGCCTGGCGGCCCTTGCCGCCGGGCTGGGCGTTCGCGCGGGGCTCCGCGGTGAAGCCCTGTGTGCGCTCCTGGGAGACGCTCTTGGAGACGAGTGGGCGACGGCGGCCGCGTCGGCCGACCTCTATGCTGAGGAGGAGGCGCGCGCAACGCACACGGGACCTCTTGGCCGAGGCGCGCCGCGAGCGCGTCCGACGCGGGTTTTACGCGACAACCACACAGGCACCGCAACAGGCGCCCGATGACGCCGAGGCCGCTCAGACACTGTCCATATGGTCGATGGTGCCGCCTGAACTACAGCCGCACATTGTCGAGGCCCTAGTGCACGACAGCCCTCGCACGGCGCTGCTCTTTTACGAGAGCAGCCCCGACGTGGCTGACACCTTTCGCCGTAACTACGCCAACGCCTACACGGTGGACGACTCGGGCGCGCTGGCCTCTCAGCGCCTGCCGCTGATCGACTACGCGCGCTTGGCGGCGGCCTTTGGCACCGGCGACCCGCTCGCCATCTTTCTACGCGCGGCACTGTGCGTGCTCCACGGCCTCGCCGACATGGAGGCCGTCGCCGTCGACCGGGGCAGATTGCGGGCTCGCCCGGAATACACCGTATGGTATAATCCACCGATGACGACGCGATTCGCGAACCCGGCGTATTCGATGTATGTGTTGCGACACGGCCCGTTGACCGACAGCGACGCCGCCGAGGCGGCCCAATGGCTCGCTTGGCTGACGCTGCCGGTGAGCGTCTTGGAAGAACCCAAAGGCGCCCAGGCACTTCCCATCGTGCAGGCCTATCGCGGTATGGACATGGGACCCGCACCCCTCTCGGGCTTGGCCGGCGGCCAGTGGGCGATGCACGGCGCCCTCGGTCTCACGCGCGACGGCCTCGTCGGCGACGACCAACCCGACCTCGATCGCGTGCGGCCGCTGGCATTTGTGCAGTCAAACAGTCCGTTGCTGGGGGCGCTCTTGAGCGGCCTCGTGCCGGACACCGCCGCGTGGCTCCAGTTTGCCCAGCGACCCGATGCCGCGAGGGCCGCCCTCCTGCGCGAGGCGCTGGCCCGCACCGGGGGCGATCGCGTCCTCTTTGCGCGTCTGATGGCCCTGTTGGACAGCGGCATGGGTGACTGGTCGTCGTCGCGCGTGTGCGACGCCGTCGCGGCGCGCTCGCCGTGGCGCGGTCCCACCTTTGCCCGGCTCTTTGGGCCGAGCACGCTGTGGCTGGTGCCGCTCGACGATGGACGAGCCTTTGGCATCTTTGCCCACCTGCGCGCACCGGCCCTCAATCAGGCGATCGCTCTGGCCGGAGGCGTTTGATCCGCGCCTGCCTTGCGCGCCTGCCTCTCTCTCTCTTGTGGGGGCGCTCTCGGTCCATGCCGTGCACACGGGCGTTCAATCAAGATCCCTCCTGATGGCATTTCGTGCGCCATGCATTTGTGAAACTCGATTGGCAGGAATTCGGCGGGGCCGCTCGTTTGCACAACGCCAACGACGACATCCCCGGAGCCCCGTGCCTCGGCGATTGCGTAAAAGGCCGGCCAGTTTCACCAAGTTCAAACATGCCCCTATCGATCCTTTTGGGAGCATTCTCGGTGGTTTATTTGTGTAGACATTATTTGCGATTTGTGTTTGTCTTGTGATACTCGACACGGGTTTGAGCGCGCGCAGCATCAAATTGGCCATGGTTTGGCCGGCTGGCCCAAAACCCTCGGCCGGCCGTTGGGTTGCAAGCCGTCAGCGCAGCATTCGTCCTGACGCACCTGTTTGTGTCCCCAGTGGCCAAAGGGGCAACCAACGCACGCACCGAGCAGCATTCACGCGACAGGTCGCCAGAGGCCACGCGCCCTCGGCCGCGCAGCGAGTCTTGTCGTTTTTCTTTCTTTTTTCTTTTCTTTTGATCTTGCGGATGGGTCTGCTTGGTGGGCATGCGGAAAGAGGAAAAGGGACAGCGCGTCAATAGCGGCGACACAAGAGACCCTTGGCTGCGCACGATGCCCAACCCATCACACGAGCGAGCCGCGCGCCACGCCAAGAGTGCGGCTGCTTCATCCGCTGCACCTTTGCAGTTTTGTATTTTTCCTTGCAGGTCGGGGTAATGCATCTTTGCCGACGAACCGCGCGGCCGCCGAGGAGGGTTGCCCTTTTCTCGCGGGGCTTTGCCTTGTCGCGCGGCCCACACGTCGGCCGTGCGCGCGCCCCATTTTTGCTGTCGATTCACTCGGCGAAAAGGGCGACAGAGAGAGAGAGAGAGAGTAAAGTAAAAACGACTGCAGCGACCCTCAGTCTCTTGCCCGACATGAACGACGTTGAGTATATGGACGTTCAGTACGCCGACGAGGGCACGCCAGGCCTTGAATCGCTGCCGCCCGAGATCGTCGAAATGATCTTGGCGTCGGCCGGCCCGTTCGCGACGGCGCGCGCAGCACAGGCCTCGCGCTACGTGGCAGAAACAGCGCGCCAGCTGGCGCGGATCGAAACGCAGCAGACCATCAATGAACTGTGCCCCGACTATTTGACGTGCCTACAAGAGTTTATGCTGGCCGCAGCCGACGATGACGTCCCCACGGTCGAGTACATCCTCGCATCGGGTGTGATCGGTCCACGGCAATCGCTTATTAGAAGCGACGTGCAACTGCCGCGGGCGCCGTTGGGCCGCAATCAGGTGGACGCCTATAGCCTTTTGCGAACGGCGCCCCCGACTTATGAAGGGTGGACGCCGTTGACGGTGGCAGCCGCTTATGGTTCGCCCGCGGTCGTTGCTCTCTTGGCCTCGATCAGCGTGCACCCGCGCACCGGCGTCGAAGCCCTCATCAACGGTCTCGTTCTCCGTGCTCGCAGGCTGGACTCGTGGAACCCCCTCGTGCGTGGCGTCCGAGCACTGACGCAGTCCTACCCGCGCACCGTACCCCTGGCGCCGCCCGACGCCAACCCGCTGACCGTCGTACGCCACGAAGGAGCGGAGCGCGCTTCGCGCGCCGCCCGGTCCGACTTATTTTCCGCTCACGACACCGATTCCGCGCGTCGCGTATTTGAGACAGACGTCTATCCTATCGTCGAAGCGCTCATGCGCGCCGGGTACGATCCTAGTGAACGCACCTACGACGGGCGCGGACCGGAAGCACTGGCGGCCGCCGAGGAGTTGAATGCCCTGCAGCAGGAAGCGGACAGAGACGAACGGTTGACGGGATTGAGGTTGCTGTCCACCATGACGTGGGCAAAGGCGCTCATGACCGAGGCCATCCTCGATGCCTATGCCCAAGGGTCGGCAATGCAGTAACCGCGCGCGCGCCGTACCCTTTGCCTGGCGTCGCCTTTTTTTTCTTTGTGAAAACAGATGTGTGTAACTGCGTGCGCTGCGCCTGCGCATGGCCATATTTTTGAGAAAGAAAGATAAAAAATGTCGTTTTCTTTTTTCCAAAAGAGTGTGCACGCGGATGAGGGAGCGACAACCGGCCCACAGTTTGCCCTGCCTGGCAACAGAGTCCAGCTTTTGCGCCAAGCGCGCACGCACGCAGAAAGCAGACCCCCCGCAAAAAAGCGTCAACCGACACGCGCCATTCAAAGAAGTGCCACCATCCGCCGCCTGTTGCGCCGTTACTTGTTTCCGCTTGATACGCCGTTGCCGAAATTTCTAAAGAGACAACACAAGGCCACAGAAAGCCGGCGCAGTATTACAGAGCGCCGTGCTTGCGCTGGGACTCTTTTTTTTTCAGGGTGCGATGGCCGATGGGTCGCCGCCACGACACGGACCTCCGTCGCCAGGGCGATGTGCCTCGAATAGAAAAAAAAAGAATATTTTCTTTGGACAATTTCATGTGTGATGCGATTGTTGCTGTTCTTTCCCAGGGTTCGTTCTGCTCATAGTCGACAGTTTGGCGGCCACAGCGTCGCGTGTGCCGCGCGTCTGCTGCAATGTGCGTCGGGACGGCTCAATCGCATCAAAGAAAGGGAAAAAAAACAAGAAAACGAACCAGATCCCCTTTTGTTGGGCGCGCAGCCTGGTGTGCAAAGAACGCCGACGTGTTTCTTTGTGAGAGAAAAAAAGAAGAGATAAAAAATGCTACAATGATGAAGAGGCGCACATGACAAGTGTGCGCCACAAAAGGCGCATGTAAGAAAAAAGGCCGCCTTTCATAAGCACCCCCGATCAGGGCTGAGCGGCATACTTGTGACAGACGACATTCTGCACAAAGGTGGGCACACCGGTGGCCGGGTCGTACAGGCGCAGGAGCACCATCTCGTCGCCGCGCGCATTGAGCAGCACCGTCTGTTGGCCGGCCAGGGCGCCGGTCTTGGCGTGCAAGAACGAGACGTCGCGGTGCAAGAGGCCGACATTGGTCGAACGGGCGACGGTCTTGAGCGGCTGGTCGCTGCCGTCGGTGGGGCTGAATTCGTATTCAAAGCAGGTGCCCTCGAGCGAATGGCCCGGCATGCCGGTGCCGTACTCGCGCACGACATAGTCGGTGAGCGAGTTGGTCGTCATCCAGCAGCCGCACGCGTCGTCGTAGAGGGTCTGGAGGTTGAAATCGGGCAGGGCAAACGAGGTGATCTGCTGCCCGGTGACGGCGTCGTGCACAGCGGCCGACCCGCTGCAGTTGAACCAGCCCAGGTTGTTGCCCTTGAAGGGCTCGGTGCGCGCGAGGCCGGCGCGCGTGTAATAGTTGCGCGGGCACGACACGTCATAGGGCGCGTTGATGTTGCCGTTGCCAGGACGAGGGCGACACGGGCGACTGCCGGCCTGGGGTTGGGCCGCGACCGCGAGGACCAAGGCCAAGAGAGCCAACGCGGCGATCGGGGCGCGCACAGCAGAGGACGTCGACGGTTTCATCTTTTCTTCCCGTGTGTCTGTCCTGTTTTCCTCTTTTTTTTTTGAGAGACGAGCCAAACGGATAGGGTTGCGTGCGTGTATGCGGCGCGTAAGTGGTGATCAACGACAGAGGCGCTCGGCGGTGCGGTGGTACGACGGTGTTGCTAAAGATGGTAACGGACGCGAACGGATAAAAGAACAAGATGGGCGGACGCGCCTTTTATGGTGCTCTTCAAGTCGACCGGTGGAGGCCAGTGCTCGTATCCAGGTAGATCGTTGTCTCTTGGTCTATAGACCAACCAAAAAAGAGCAATAAAAATAGGATCGTGTTTCTATAGGGCAAAGACGGTTTCGCGTGTTGGCGGCGCAAAGTCGACCGAGGGACAGTAGCGGGCGTGCACCTCGGTCGCACCGCGCACCTGACCGGTGGCGCCGCGTAAACGAAACAAGAGCGCACCGACATTTTTGCGGCACAGGCTCTATTGTTTTTCGCAGGCGACGCAAAAGAGAGCCGTTCTTTGTGCTCTTTTTGTGCTCTCTTTTCTTTGCCGTCTTTTTTCTTTTTGATTGTTGTTTTTTTCTTGGCGTGCGCGCGCAATGCGCGCCCCAAGGATGCACCCAGCGCGGACGAAAAAAAATTCTGTGCCCACGCACGCACCAAACCAGACATTCTTTTTTGATTTTTTTCTTTTCGTGTTTGTCGTCTTTTTTTTGGCGGGAGCACGGAGAGAAGGACGCCTTTGCCTCGATTTGTTCGAGTCGACATTTTGAGGTGCGGAAACATCGAGGAACATTTTTTCTTTTTCATTCATTCTGCCCTTGGCGCAGACGGCAAGGAAAAGAGAAAAAAGCCCCTCTTTTAGCCGGCACCGCCCTCGCCATCCGTCGTTGGCCGTGTCGGTCTAACTGGGACATTAGGGCGCGCACCAAAAGGCGCCTCGAAAAACAGGCAAAGACAGCCACCGCCGACGCCCATCTCTCGTTCCCCCATCCAAGAGAAAAAAAAAGAGAGAAACAAAACGAAAAAAGAGACAATGTTTATGCGCGTGAGCCAAGGCAGCACCACGGTGCCGTCTCGTATGCACTGGCGCGCCTTTTGCAAAGATCCGAGTGCCTTTCCTGGCCTCGAATCTGCGTCGGCCGACACGGGACACGATAGCGCATGGCCCGATACGGTCGACGTCGACTGGCGTGCGTGGGTCGGGAGTTGGCATGAGGTGGCGCGTCTGCCCGTGCCCTACGAGGCAGAGTGCATGGGTCAGCCACGCGCGACTTATGCCGCCCGTGTGGGATCGCCCGTCATCGACGTTGTCAACGAGTGCGTTGATGGGCGTGGGCGCAGCCAACGCATTCAGGTGCGCGGCACGGCCGTGCCCGTGGGTCCCGGACGGCTATGGGTAGACTTTGGGCACGGAGCGACACCCGCCGAGCGCGCGCTGGGCAACTACTGGGTCCTCTACGTGGACCCCACCTATAGCGAGGCCATCGTGGCGACGCCCGACCTGCAGAGCGCGTGGGCGCTCTCACGCTACCCGTGTCCGGAACCGCGGGCGGTGGCCTCGCTTGTGGAGCGCATGGACGAGTTGGGCATCGACATACGCCGTCTCGTTATCCACTGACCCCATCCCGCTTGTCTATCGTCTTTTTTCTTTCAAAAAAAAATGCGTGTCCCTTATGCTCGTGCGTGCATGCGCGCCCACGCGGCGCCGCCCCTTTTTGGCCACGAAAAAAGGAGCGAGTTTTGGCCTCGTAAATTTGCCTTTTTTCTGGTCCGAATTATGTCTTTCTTCAGAGGGCCGACCCGGTCTGGCGCCTTGCCCTGTGCGCGGCCATTGCCCGGGGGCGATTTGGCGCGCCAAAAAAGCGCAGAGACGCTGCCGCCATAAAACAAGAAGACCAAGAGAGGAGAGAGGGCAAAAGACGAACCCTGGCCCGAAATAAATGTATGCACGACCGCCAAAGAAAGAAAAAGAGAGAGAATAATGGGAAGGCGCACACGCCTGTCGGTTCACACGCAACGTCCAAAGAGGGAGAAAAAGTCAACGCGGATCTTTTCGTGTTTTTTCTCCCTACAAAAAAAGGAGCCGAAAGGGTAGGCGCGACGTGTCGCAAAAAAAATCTGCGCAGGGGAGGGGCATGCGAGAGGGCACACGCCGGGTCAGGGTGCGAGAACGGCCGCGGGTGCCAAGGCCGCGCAAGCGCCGCCAAAGGTGGCAAGGTCGCTGGGCGCCACGGGCACACCAAAGCGCACGGCCAACAATGCCAGACGGGCCTTGTCCAACAACGCAGGTCCCGCGCGCTCGTGCTGTCGGCCATAGGCATCGGCTCGCGCGACGAGATCGACGACCGCTTCCATGTCTTCATCCATCTGTGTGGGCTCCTTGGGCCGCGTGTCTTGGATCTCTTGGTAGGCGCGTGCAACGGCTTCTTCTGGCGTCAAGGTGTCCGCGTCACCTTGCGTGGCATCGGCCACAGCGTCGCATGCCCTCTTCCATGCCTCGCGCTCGTCCTCGCTCATGTCTGGCTGTCCGAACGAGGGCGGCCAGCGAACCTCGACGGACGGCGGCTCCCATTTGCCAGAGAGCCGCTGCGCGGCGTACCCTATGGCCGCGGGCGCCAGCGACGCACACAAGAGATCGGGGCGGGCGCGCTCGGCCGCGTTGGGTTGTACGCCCCAAAAGGTCGCTACGTCGTAGAGACGGTCGCCCCCCACGAGACGCCCGACGCCGTCGCGCTCTGCCGTCTCTGCGCCGCAGGTGTGTTGCCACAAGTCCAACGCCAAGGGTTGGGCGAGTTCAATGGGCAGCGCCGAGAGATCAAAGCGCGCTTGAGGAGCGCCGAGGATGGCGCTCTGCGCAATGGCGGCGAGCGATGGTACGCCAAGGACGGGTCGGGGCAGCGCAAACAGGTTTTCGTCCTCTTCCTCCTCGAATGGCCACACCCTAGCGGGGCCGCCGCCTTGCCTGGCTTGTTTGGGCCGTTTCTGTTGTTGTTGTGCTTGTTCATCGTAGGCAGCCGCGACCGTTTCACTGGGCGACGTACCGGGTGTGCTCTCCAGACCGGCAGCGCCATGGGCGCGCGTCGCCATCAAGAGAGGAAGGGCGCGAGCGACCGTCTCGGCGCCTCTATGCTGCGCCAGGACGAGGGCCAGGGTGCACGCATCGAGCCACACGACACGCACATCTGCAGGAGCGCCAAAGTCGACCAGGTATCGGTACGAGAGCGGCGACACGGCGTTCAAGAGCGCCGGCGGTAGGTCGGCCCACGAGGGGACGAGCACCATGGCGTCCTCTAACGCAGTGATGGCATCGTCCTTGGGCGTGTCGTAGACCAAAGTCGAGAGCAGGTCGGGCAGTGCCGCTGCGTAGGGGAGCGCCACGAGAGGGAGCGCGCCCACATCAACCCCTGTCGCCTCGTCGAGATCGCGCGAGGCCACCAGTTGGGCGTTGGCGCCGTCCTGCGACACCGCCGCCAGATGCGCAGCGATGTCAGCCGGAGCCGATTCGACGAGCAACGCATAGATCGTGTTGTTCGCGCTGGGCGTGCAGTGGGGATCGGCTTCGCGAGGCCAGTCGCCCAGTGCGCGGCGTATCGACGCCGATGCGGCAACGGGCGCCGAGACCATGCGCGCAGCCCACTGGCGCGTGCGCCGCCGGTACAAGGCGCCGATGGCAGAGACGAGACGCGCGAGCCCGACTCCGGTTTCGGTCGCCTGTCCAATGAGACTGTAGGCGGCGAGGCGGGCCACGGGGGTGCCCACTAGGCTCTCGTAAATATCGACGACGCTCTCCACATCAGGCGGCCATGCGTTTTCCAGTGTTTCACGCTGCAAGACGAGTGCGCGCTTGACGGCCGTGGACGCCCACGGATCGTCATCGAGCGCGCGCCACATCGACGCATAAGCGCCCAGAAGAGCGCACGCAATGGAGCGGCCGTTCCGTTGTTCGAATGCGATTTCATTGACAAGACTGCGCTCATTGAGGCGGGATAGGAGCACGCGCAAGGCCGAATCCTGTTCGCCGCCTTGACCAGAGACCTCACAGGCAGACGTCAGTACCGGCACATAGTCGGCGGCACGAGGCACCAAGACCCTGTTTGGCCACGAGCGCACGTCGAGTTCTGGCGGAAAGGCATCGACCGGCACGAGCACGACCATATCGGTGGTTGTCGCCGTCGCCAGGCCGGTGGAACCGCTGCCGCCGCTGGAGTACGCGGTCGACTCCATGCCGGCTGAGACCTCTTTTTTTCCGCGCTGCTTTTTGTTTGGCGTGTCTCTTCTTTTTCCTTCCCGACTTTTTTTGTGCACGGGGGCGTCACAAGAATCTTTTGTGGGACGCCGTGATTTTTTTTGCCTCTACTCGCCTCGCTTTCACTGGCTGGCCACACCTACCTACGGGCCATGGCGCGCGTCGCCCGCGCACTGGGACTTTGCCACCCACAAAAAGGGCAAGAGGGAGAAACGGCCGGAGCAGGCAAAAAAGGCAACGCCAGAAAAAAGGCCACCCGGATGGGAGATTCTATTTGCCCGTGCACCGACCCCTCGCCCAGTCCGGGCTTTTTTCTCTTTTTTTTTCCAGAGACGCAAGCACTTTATAAACCTCTCTTCTTTTTTTCTTTCATTTTTTTCTTTCCGTGTGTACACGGGTCTTTTCGCCGCCGTGGCGCGACACACGAGGCGAGGCCAAAAAAAGAAAGAGTAAAATGACACAACAAACGGAGCGCGTCCTGCACAGGACGATATGGCGCGAATGAAAAAAGAGAGAGAAGAGGCGACAGGTCGCCGCCCCTCTAGTTGTCGATGAGGCGCACGCGGTCGGTCGCGCGGAGAGGGGCCGGACAGAGAGCGCCCATGAGCACGTCTAGAGCGGATTCAAAGACGGGCCTTTCGGGCTTGCGCCAGAGCATGTGGTGGACGAGCCACTGGGCGCGCGATCCCAAAAGGACCGCGGGCGGGTCGGCCGGGCCGCGGTACCAAAAGACGCAATCCTCGTCGGCATTGGTCTCGGCCGTGGAATCGATCACCATGCACCCATAGTTTTCCGTGCAGGCGTCAAAAGCCGTCGAGAACGCGTCGCAGGTGGAAAAGACGTCGAAAAAACCTCTGTAGAGACTCTCGCGGTAGGCTCTTTGCGGCTCGCGCAGCGCAAACACGCGGTCGACTTGCGACCGCATGGCCTTGGGCACGTCCATCACGTATTGGACGACGTTGTAAAACTCGATGTTGAGGCTGCGCGCATATTTGTAGAGGTCGCGCATGGGCTCGCTTTGGTAGATCCGGTTGTCAAACACACAGTCGTCGAGCACCAAAAGGACGCGCGGGCGAATGCTGGCGTCGTTGAGCGCGCGCAGGGTCTCGATGAGACGCTTGATGACCTCGGTGTCAAAGTCGCTGTGGACGCACGACTCGGGAAACATATCCACCAGGGCGTCATATGACTCGGAAGTCGGGGTCATGCCAACGACAAAGTCCCAACGGTTGCCGCCCGCCGTCAGGAGATGGCGCAAGAGTGTGGTCTTGCCGATGCCGCGCTTGCCCACGACCATATTGGTCTGGCCTGTCTTGAGCGCGCCGATTTTGAATTTTCTCAATTCAGTCGTTGTCTGGTCTGCGCCATGGACTGCCGGCGACGACGCGGATCGCGGCGGCGCGACACTAGCACCTGCGTTCGGGGGCGACCACTGCATGTCGCGGCATACGCGATCGACTTGCGCGTGGCCAAAGGTGCGACGCATAACCTCGATCAGATTGACAGACGCGTCCGACATGGCCTTGGCCTGAGACACGATCGTCGCCAGTTGCTGGGTATCAACTGGCACGGCCTCGGTGGACACATCAACGGCAACTGCGTCCAAATGCGCGGTGTCTCGCGCAACCTCGTCGATGGGCATGCGTGCCTCGGGGGTCACAGGGTGTGGGGTGCCCTGCAGATCGACATTTTGCTTTACAGCAACCGAGGCAAAGAGGGCGACAATCGACTTGGGGATCTCCTCGGGGAGCACGGCGTCGCGTGACGTCGCGTTGGCCATTGGCATAGGCGTGTTGTAGTGTTGCATGATGTCGGTTTCTTTTTGCTGGTATCGTCGTCGCGGTGGTGGCGGTTACCGCTGAGGGCGCAAAAACACTCGACAACGATTTTTATAATGCTGTGTCGGTGCGATGCCGTTTTTCCCGTAATCTTTTTTTTTTGCTTCACGACAGCGGGTGCGCGCCGCGCGGTCACCACAGCCGGCCCAGATGACGACTGGCGTTTGCAATAAAAAAAGACAAACCATATGAAAAACATAGGACAGCGTGTTTTTCCTGCATCATCAATACACCCAAACTGGAATGACGCGTTTGTCATTTTTTCCTTTGTCTTGCGCGGCAGCAACCAGAAACCACAAGAGGAAAAAAGGCCACGGCCGGCGCGACCACCAACCAACAGCGTGTTGTGATCGGAAAAACAACAACGATATGTCGTCATAAATATGGACCAATAGGAAGGGTGACAAAAATCTATAAAAGCAGCCGCGGAATGATCACTTTTCTTCACCGTTCCTGTTCCTGCCTTGTGCTATAAATCACTACGACCAACACAAGCGCGCCACCGCCGAGACCACACCAACACCACTGTTGCAACCAGCCGAAAAGGACGCCATGAATACCACATTTGCCGCGCTCGTCTGTTGCTTGGCCCTGGTCCTGTTTGTGGCCTCGCCGTGCGTCGCGCAATCGCCGACGCCCTTGCCGGTGCCGTGCAGCAGCGCCGCCAACAAGACCCTGGCCGACGCGTGCCTGCTCACGCTCGCCATGACGCACCTCCACTATGAGGAGACGGGCCAGTGGGGACCGCTCCTGGACACCATGAGCGCCGACGCCTATGAGATCTACGGGCACACGCTCATGGGCGGCGTCAACACAGCACCTTCGACGTCGGACCAGAGCCTCTACCACATGTACGCCAATATCCTCAACGGCGGCCAACCCGACGACCTCGTCTACGTGCCTGTGACGACCACCATCGGCACCAACACGATCGTCTACGAATACGTGACCGTGTTTAACCACACGCAAAACTTTTGGCTCGTGCCCTACCCGGCGACCAACCGCATGGTCTCTGTGGGCATGGTGCTCACGCTCGGGTTTGACGACAACAACAAGATGACCTATGAGCGCTTCTTTGTCGACAGCGCGTCGATCCTCGTCCAGATCGGCATCCTCAAGGACGGCTATGGCGTGTATGGCAACGACCTCGCTGCGCCCTACCCGCCCGGCAAGGCGTGCAAGCGCCACCTGCCGGTCGCCGGCGACCAGTTTGCGTCGATCCTCATTGACGGCCCCTATAACGCTGGCGTCGAGTTTAACGGCTTTTATGTCAACGAGGCCGAGAACTTGTCCGAGACGTCGACCGACAGCGCCAGCGAAGAGAGCACCACCGAGCGCGCCAACAAGAGACAGGAGCGCCGCCAGTACGACTCTTTTAGCGCGCTCGTCATGGCCGAACTCGCCAACCTCATGGTGTAGTCTGTGTCTTTTTCTTTTTTCCCCTCCACCCTTGACACGCATCCCCTTTGGCATGTGCTTGTGCGCGGCCCCATGCGCCATTCCACCGCCGAAGCCTTTTTGCCCTCGTTGTAGGCCTTTTTCTTAAAAAAATATACCATCACAATATATACCGTTTTTTGAAAGGTAAAGGGGATGTTTGCAAGTTTTTTCTTAATTTTTTACGGCGGATCCTTTTGTGGTGTGAAATGGCGTGCCTTGTTTGTGTTGAGTGCTCGGGGGTCGGCGACGCTGCGCCTATTTTTTTGAAAGGGGCCATTGGGTGGGCGGAAAAAGAAAGAGGGCCAATCGTCGCAAAGATCGCTCCGGTGCGCTGTCGTGCGCCTCTGGGTTGTTCTTGGATGCGATGGCCAACGATGCAAAGGGAAAGAGGCGGTGGGCTATCTCGTCGCCTCGATTCCGTGCGGTTCCAGCTACGGATTGCGGCGACGATGCCGACAGGGTCGGTCTGGCGGCACACAAATGGTTTCGCCTTGTGTGCACCCGCCTCTGACTGCAGAGTTTGGCTTTTTGCCTTTGGCGAGAAGCCCGAGGACTCTTACTACAAAGGAAAAGAGCACGTCATGGCAAGCACGCAAGCCGCAAAAAAGAGCGGACAATAATCAAGGAAAGGGCGCCAGCCGATTGTACGGCGGGCAATAGGGTGTCGCGATATCAACGCATACCGCGATGCACCGTTGCGATTTGCATCCGGCAGCCTGCCGTCCGTTGGCACATGGGTCGTTGGCGGCACTAGGAACGGCGGCGCTCGTCATGGCGGCGGCCACGTGGGTAGGGCTCGTCATGGCAGGCACCGGCGCCTCCTTTTCGAGCGTCCCCGCCGTGCCACGCGACACGCAGCCCTCGTGCAGCGTCTTGCCGGCGTTTTTCGCCTTGGGTGCAGCGAGCGCGACGGTGGGGCTCTTGCTCGTCGAGGCGGTGCGAGCACGGAACGATTTTGCCGCCCGCGCCGCCGGTGGACTTGTGCGCGAGGCGACGGCCGCCGCGTGAGCGCGTTGAGCAGCCTACACGATTGTACCCATCCTTTTTGCATCGCATCTCGCCGTGCGTATACGCATTCTTCATTCGGCGGCCAAATTTGTGCGTACGTGTGTGTCTCGGCGAGTGTGCCTGACAAGTGAGACGTCGTACCGCCTGTGTGCATCGCGATCTACTCAAATAAAAAAAAGAAGGGTCCGTTTGTGTGTGTGTCATCCTTCTCGCGTGCGCCTCGTACGTGCGGCCTCGCTGTGTGTGTGAGTGTCTTGTGTGCGCACCCAGAATCGGGCCGTTTTTTAATATTTTTCACAGTGGGTTTGGTCAATAAGCAAAGAGGGACAAGCTGACAGGGGCGGAGGGACGATTTGCGCATAGAGGACAATGAGGAATGTCTATTCGTTCAGGTCTAGAAATACAGGCAGAGCAAGCACAATGCCGGCCGCGCGCGTGTGCAGGGATAAAAATGCGCCCAAGGGAAAAACGGGCGGGGTCATGGAGATGCGAGACCAAAGGCTACGTCGAGGGCGTGCCGAAACCTCGCGTCGTCGACGTGCACCACGGGCGCTGCGTCGACATAGAGTTGCGCGCCCACGGCGTCACGTACGAGACACGCCGCCGTTGCGGACAATAGCGCGCATGCCTCGCGCGCGCTGGTGCCGACGGCGGCGAGACGGTCGCGGCGTCCGACAACAGCCCACGGATTGACGTCGGACAGTTCATTGCGCATGGCCGCCACGGCGACAGGCATGCCACGCAAACAGTTGTTGCCGTATCCAGTGCCAGTGCCACCATTTCTGGCATTAGCGCTGCCATCAAAGAAGTCTGTAGCGCGGCAATCATCACCATCGCAACCATCGTCGCCTACTTGGTCGCCGCCACCGTCACCGCAACCATCATCCTCATCCACGCCTCCATCTGTCTCATGGGGGTCGACGGACGACGACGCGCGCTCTGCCCTTTTGTCGACCAAAAGGATGGCGACCGTGGCCGCGGCGCGCCTGGCCTTGGGCGGACCCGTCGCTGCTTCGGGCAGCAGATCGAGGCACGCGCCGATACGGTCGACGACGCCGCTCCGCGCGACGCCCTCCATGGCCGACAGCAGGCGCGGGTCGCCGCAGCATCGCACAGCGCCCAGAAGCCATGCGATGCCAGCGGCCGTATACGCTAGGACGCATCTGCCGCGTTCAGCAGCGCCGTCACCCGATTGATCGAGCGCGACCGCGCCCCCAAAAGGCGGATCGGCCGACGGTGCCGGCAGGGGACGCACGCCGGGCGGCAGCGAAAGGACCGAACCCGACGGCATGAGCACGCCATAGCCCGAGAGGGCATCGTCCTCCAGCGTGCGCGCCTGGCTCAACAGCGCGCTGCGCGAACCAGGTTTGGCCTGGATGGCCTGGATGACAAGCGCCAACGCCTTGTCGACCACCACGAGGTGACGTCCCTCTGTGTGTACATATTGCACGTTGCGCAAGATGATCCTGGCGGACGGGCTGATTCGTCTCGGTAACCGCTGTCTGTGGGGCAGCGAAAAGCAGATGCGCAGGGCGGGACGAAAGATGGTCGCCCCCGCTGTACAATCGAGGTCTTTGGGGCTGCCGTCACAGTTGCTGCGGGCGATCCTGCGGCGCCCCTTCTCGCTCGACCGGGCCTTGTCGCGGCCGCGCGCAACAACGCCGACGAAACTGTCTGACCGCACAAGGGGCGACGTCGAGACAGAATGGACCATTTCGTGGGGCGTCACCACAAATGCATCCATCATCGCGCCAAATTGGCTGTTGCCGACTTTTCGTATGTGTTGGTGGCCGCTCTCCCGATCTGGCTCTTTCTTTTCTCCTCCTCGCGCAAAGGCCGTCGGCGTGTCGATCGCGTGCATACAATAGAGGAACAACAGCGGGTGTCGTCCTCGCGCGTATGCACTTTTTTCCACTAATGCACAGTGGTTCAGCGGCGTCGGTGGCATCGTCGTATCCCCCCGTTTTTTTCCCGTTACCCCTTCTCTCTCTGTCTCCATTGGTGTGTTCTTTTTTTGTTTGACAGGCGCCACGTGGCTCCGCGCGTGTTTTCGCCAGCCCAAATCCGCTGCGACGTATGCAAAAAAATCGGCAACAGACGAAAAAAAAGACGCGGCATAGGCCAAAGCACGCTGGCCAAGATGCCAACGGAACAAAACTTGGCACGTACAACTGCGCCAATTTAAATTTCTTTGCCTTTTTTTATCCGTTCATTTTTTTCCCCAGCAGTGTCTCTTTGCCTTTTGGCGAGGGTCAGCCCCGTCCCCTCTCTCTTTTTTTTTCTCGGGGCGCTTGCACACCAGACCGCAGAGTTTTTGTGCCGGTTTCTTGTTGTCTCGCCACCGCCATTTTCTTCAGCCCATACAACGTGTGTTTTGTTGATTTTCGACTTGCCTTTGGCGCTCTGGTTTTTTTGGGGACCCGTGGGGGAGGGCGAAAAAAGGGGACGCGCTGCACGCAAGCCCCAAAGACACGCTGGCGCCTACAGCGAAAAGGGTGGGCGCTGGCGGACAGCACAAAAACCATGCGCGCATTTTGCCGCCCCGTACGCCTTTCTTGGAAAGTAAAAAAAAGAGAGGCAAACAGATAGCAGCACGAACGGCACCTCAGAGACACAACCTTTTTCTTTTTTTTTTCTCCCGTCAGTATTCATCTTTCTTGTCTTTTGGTCCCGTCAGAGGCCAAGCAAAAAGACAAAGGAGAGAGAAAGAGACAGCGCAAGGGCATATGCCGCGGTCTCTCTCGCGCAAGCTGATAAAACAAAAAAAGAGGCTGCAACGTGGGTTAAAGAGGAAAAAAAGCCCATCTGAACAGAATCGCCTGGTGTTGCGCCCTCAAGGACCCAGGCAGTGGTTGCCGTGGCACGCGCGCACCCACGCGGCGGCAATGTCGGTCGCACGCCACGTGCCAAAGGCGCCCACCGTGGATGACGCGGGCGTGTGCGTCCTCGCCGGGCGCTGAGGCGCCGCGGGCATGTTGGTCGGCGGTCGCTGCGGAGGCGGTTGCAGCGGCGGCTGCAGGACGTCGTTGGTGCCGTTGGTACCCGAGGCGGTGCCCAGGTAAAAGTCGAGCATGGTCTCAAAGACGCCACAGCCGGCGGCGAGCAGGCCCAACACGGGACCCAGAGGCGGCACGCCCGGTGCCGGGTCGCGCGGACCCTCGTAGAGGATGTCGCCGAGCGGTCCGTCCGACGCCACGGCATAGATGCGTATGGCGTCCAACGGCGCCGGTGCGGCAAACATGTGAGCGTGCGACTGCGGGATGCGGAAGCTGCCCGTGGCGCCCGTCGAGGCATGCCACTGGCACTCGATGATGGTCGCGGTGCGATTGATCACCGAGAGTCGCGTGGGTCGTTGCCGGCCGGCGCTCGGCACCAGGGGCGTCGGTGTGGGCATGGGTGGCGGTGTTGGCGTCGGTGACGGTGTCGGCGTGGGCATGGGCGCGACAGGCGGCTGCCCGCCGTTGCCTCTGCGTGGCGGTGCCGTGGGGGCTACGACGGGCGGCGGTCGGGTGGGCGACACTACTGTGCCGCCATAGGCCGGCGGCGTATAGACGCCGCCGACGACCGGCGCGGCCGCGGGCGCATAGGTACCATAATAGGCTCCGGGGCCTCCGTAGCGCGGCGGAGCCTGTGCTGTTGCGCCATAAGGTGGCGGCACACCAGGGATGCCACCGGACCACGTGCCATCGGGCCTCGGCGCGCCCGCGGCGCCATACGCGGGCATGGCGGACACCGCCGCCGCGCCTTGCGCACTGAACGCGTTGCCGCCGTACATTGCCGACGGCGCGACGGGCGCACCGTAAAAGCCACTGCCATTGTTGTTGATCGAGTTGTTGTTGTTGTCCATGATGTGACCGGATGCGGTTCGCCCGACGTTCGCCCTTGTGCGTCGTCTGTTGGATTTTCAGTGGAGCGCGCTCGTCGCGTGCGAGTGGGAGACTGAAACCAGTGCGAATGCGGCAGAGAGGAGCCCGAAAAGAAGGGACCGTGGCGCTTTGATCGTCGAAAGAGGCTCGCCTTTACCTGGTGAGAAGCGAGGAAAAGCGCCTGCCGCCGCGCCTTGTTGTGCACCGCACGTGCTCTCTCTCTCTTCTCTCTTCCTCGCCTTTTTTCTCGCCCTCTTTATTTTTGTTCGATCCCACTGACGGCGCAGTCTCTTTTTTTTGTCTCTGTGTGTGTTGCATGGCCCAAGTCGTCGGACAGGGGGGATGCGCTCTCTGTTGCAACACAAGCCAGTGGAAATTGGCCATGGGAGCGTGCCGTTGCGCCCAACATGACCCGCTGGCTCGGGCCGCTTTCGGCGCAGCCTTTGGAAAAGAAAACGGTTGCGTCAACACACAATCCGACCCATAGACAACGGCCTTTTTTGCGTGATCCTACAACCAATAAAAAAAAGACAAGGGACGGCAGCAAAAAACAAACAGCCAACACCGAGGCGACGAAAGGCGAGCAAAAGGTAGGCGAATCTATCCATCTTGTTATTTTTTAAAAAAAAAAAAGAAGAAAAGGCGCCACGTGTTGGCGGTAGAGATTGCGTGTCGAGGTCGCCATAGAACAATCGAGATAGAAGAGAGCGCACGGAATAGTCGTCGATGCGCACGGCGGCGACGTCTTTCGCCCGTGCATTACGGGCGAGCGACCGTCGCCGCGTCGCTTTGGGTCTTTCTCTCTTTTTTTCTTGTGTATTGTTGCTTCTCCGCGTGCTCTGGCCTTTTGCGTGTGCCCTGGTGTTGTCGGCGGCGCCGGGGAAGGCGCGTCGGCCCCATGCCTGCTCCGCCGGCCATATCTCGCACGCACAACACTCACGCCGTCGGCCAAACCACACACGCAAGACGACGAAAGAGAGAGAGAGACACAATGGGGGTGAGCCTCGGGCCAGAGCCGATGACAACAGCAGAAAAAAAGGAGAGACGAAAAAGGAACAAACCTTTTTTCGCGAGCAGCCAGGAGCGCCCGCGCCACGGCACCACACAAAAAGAGAGCGTGAGCCAGATGTGACACAACAACGAGTGATACATCACAGCAGATGTCCATCACAACTTGACATTTTGCCCTTGTCGTTCCTCTTTGATGAACAAGAGAGAGGAATCACTTCCACACAACATTTTGATTTTTTGATCACGCGGCACAAGACCGAGGCGGAAAGAGGGGTGGGGGGGGGAGCAACGACCTGAATTTTCCAGCGGTCGGCGCACCTGACGTCACGTGACTTGATAAATCGAGCGATCTCGACGCACGCGACGGCAAGAAGTGAGACGGTGGAAGAAGAGAGACTGTGCACGCACAGTCAGCAACGGCCTATGCCTTTTGGCTGGAGAAAAAAGGGCACCAAAATTCCAGCAAGAACAAAACGCAGAGCCAAAGGAGGCGAGTACCGGCCATGGGTGCATTCGAGAAGAAAAGCGACAGAATCTCATCGTTGAGAGCGCGGTATGGATCTGGTCCAAAGGGCGCCGCCCAGAGCGGCCACGACAACATGGCGCGTCTATAGGGAGCGTCGAGTGAAGCGACAGGCAAAAAGAGAGGACCGACGCCGGGTCGGCCGTGGAGCAGAGCAAGCAGAAAAAAGCGCGAAAAGATGGTCGGGGAGAGGGGACGGCGTGGCCCATAGTGTCGAGTAGATGCGCCGCGTAGGCAAATGGTCTCGTCGCCGTGCGCGCAGACGCAAACAGGCCCCCCTCCCTGTTTTCCCGTGTCGCCTCAGTTGGCCGTCCTAGTGCTCAGGGCTCGGACACTTGACCCTGGGTCCACGAGTCTGGTCGAAAAGAAAAAAAGAAGACGAACATGGTCGACCACGCGCACGACACATGAGCGTGATCGCGTGAGACGATGGGCGCTCGACACGCGACCCGCGGGCGCAGTCGAGCGATGCCCAAGCGATGCAACAACGGAATGGTATCGAAAAGAAGAGAGAAAGCGCATGAATGGGACGGCGGGGACGGCCCGCGGCGCCGCTGTCAGGACCAGGCCGAGAGTCGCTGGCTGTCTGGTTGCACGGGTGGACGGCGGCGTGTGAGAGAAAAAATGGGACCGAGTCGGCCGCGGTTTTATAGTGTGGCGGCGCCAAAATACGACCGGGCGCGCGGGCGCACAAAGCGTTCTGATTGGTCCTCTCTGCGCTGGGTGTTTTTGCGTTCCCTTTTTTTCTGTCGATGACGCGCACCTGCGGCCGGGCCGTTTGCCCGGCATTGGTTCGCGTCGCACCCCCTTTTCCCCCGCTCGCCAACCCTTTTCTCAGTTGTTTTTTCTACTTTTTTCCATCTCCCCACCTCAAAAAATGTCGACGCACTATTTTTGTCTTTTCCTTGGGTTGCGGGGCCGCTGCACGGCGCTTTGGCGCGGATTTTTTCCGCATTGGGCCGCCAACAGAAGAAAAAGGGCAACGCCCAATAAAAAAATAGTCGCCATGCCGACGGACCACCGCATTTGTTCTGGCTTGCCACAACACCAAAGAAAAAAAAGAGAGACCATTGTGGTACCTCTCTTTGACGTGTGCGTGTGAACGACGGCAGACCAAAAGAAGAGGAGAGCCCCACGACATTTTTTCCCCGATCGTCGGTAAAGCCGCAAACCCCAACCCCAGATCTCAAAAGGTGCGCCCGCCAACAACCTCTGCCCCCTCGCCATCCGGCGCCTCCTTTGTTTTTCTTCTTTCTTTTTCTTTTTTGGGTACGCGGTGGGTCCTTTTTTCTTTTGATCTTTTTGTGTGGTGCCCGTTTACCTGCGCCCAGACGCTGATGGCACACACATCGGCTCATCGCGACTCGTCTTTCTCTTTCCTTGTCATTTTTTCCTCCTCAACAGATTCCCCAACACAAGGGGCACGCAGTCTATTCTCTTCGCGTTGCCTTTTCCCGCACGCTCATTGCAAAAGAGAGGACGTGCAAGAGCGCACGACCATCCGATACCCGACATGTTGCGTTGGCCGTCCCCGTGGCACACGGCACCCGCCGCACCCCCGCCAAAGACGCCTTCTGTGATTGACAAATGGCTCGTCGATACGGGGCGCAAGCCGCTGCCACTGCCGCCGCCGCGGGCACGCTATACAGCACGCGGACGCCGCGGCGTCCAGCGTACTGCGCCCAGTGCAACGGCGACTCCCTCGCTCTCGTTGATATGGCCGACGCGCTCTAGCGGTGACGTGCCCACTGTAGTGACAACGACGACGTCAACGCCCAAGGACCATCCCTTTGACGCCAGCAACAATGAACAATCATGCGAACGGCACGCTCCAACGTTTGACGCGTTCACGGGTGACGGTGTTGCCGAGGCTGCCGACCAGGCGTCCGACGCCATGTGGGAGGATCCCTCATACACGTCGATTTATCAAACGAGTCCAACCGAATGGCGTGAGCGCATCACCGAAATGATCGACATGGGTATGAGTCACTACAACGTGTGCAACTGTGTCGAGGGTGCGATGCCCACCAAGGACGACATCGAGCGCTACGACGCTCTATTCCGCGAGGTCGTCGCAGAGAACCCCGAGGTGGGGGAGATCGAGGTCATCCCCGGCTACCCGCCGATCTACGTGTTGCTGGGGGCCGCCGACGCTGCCCAATTGTATGCCGAGCGGCGACAGCGCGAGCGCGACGAACGACGACGCGGATATCAGTGCGAGGACTAGGTGTCTATTTTTTGGCCTGGGTTCTCTACAAATCGTAAGAAAAACGGGGTCTCTTTGTTTACGCGCTCGGGAGAAAAGGGATGGCCTGCGCCGTGCCCAACAAAGGGACATCAATAGTGGAAAAAAATACGAGGCACGCGCGGGTCATTGGGCATGGGGACGCCAAGAGCAACGAGCAAAAGAGACTCAAAAAAGAAGCCAAAAACTGTGCCGACGGCAACACATCCAAGGCAAAAGGATATATTTTCTGCACCATTTACGGCCCATGTGGGCAACGTCCGGGCAGTCGTTGTGTTTGCTCTCTCTCTCTCTCTCTCTTCTTTTTGTGCGAGCCCAAAAAGGCAAAAGGACCAAGCGACGTCCTTTTCGAATTGGTCAGCACAAGAAAAAAAATGCACGCCGGCGCTGCGACCGCCGCTGTCTATGCGAGGAATGCCGACCGTAGTGACGATGGCGACAGCGACGTCGAAGCGCAAGACACGCCGCACGTTGTTGTCGGTCCCTCGCGTTGGCAAAGCGTGCTGCGCCGTTTCACGGCACTTACGTTGGTGATATCGTGCACGTGGTGCATCAACGCGCTTCTGTTGGGTGAGGCTTGGCCGCGTGCGACGACAGCGTGCGGCGACCTGGTGTGGCTGGCCCTGTGGAGCCTCTGGGAGCACCGTCGCGCGCCGCCGAGACCAGTGCCGATATCGCCCACCCTGCGCCGGCGTCGACCGGCGTCGACTGTACGAGACCTGTCGGCGACGGCGACATGCCGCCTCGCCTAAAGACCCCGAGATTTTTGCATGACGCCGTCTTTTTTTTTCACCAGTGGTGTCTTCTATTATTTGTCTCGCGTCTGCGGGAGGCCGACCGCAATGTCGTCTTTGCCCTTTGATCGCCAACGGCAAGAACATGCCATCCCTCTCTCTCTTTTGGTCTCTTTCGCGCAAGACAGAAAAAGGAATTATAAAAATTTCGTCACCAACCGTCTGGCCTCTTTCTGGTGGCCCTTTTTTTCCCTCTCGGGCGCTCTTTTCTCATCGAGAACGAAAGCGCGGTTGTTGGTGCCCAACCGCCCACTCTTTGACGACTGAAAAGAAATAGGCGCCCAAAAAAGCGCTGAAGCGCGACGCGCATTGGCGCTTTGTAAAAGAACACAAAGCGCACAGAAAAAAAGAGGGTTCCCATTTCCCTTGTAGGGTCCTCTGAACAAAGGGCGCCGTTGCTCGCGGGCCTTTCTCTTTCAGTTTGAAAGGAAAAGAAAAGTGTGTCAGAAGGTTGGCAGAGGGAAAGAGACGCTCACTGTCTGCCACACGCGATGGAGGCACTGTCCTCTTGCGCAACGCCCCCTCTTTCAGGCCGTCTGTCGCAATCGTCGATCGCAACGCACGTGGTCAAGGTGGCGCGTCCATCGGACGGCGATGGCCACCGGCCTCGTGTGGGTGAAAAAGACACGGCCACGCCAGCCACAGCAACAACGCACGGTCCGATCGCTGGTGAGCGCAAAAACCAAGTGCAACCCTTGCGTATGGCCGTCATCGGCGGCCGTGACTTTGCCGATCGCGCAGTTATGGAACGGTGCCTCGACGATCTCTCGGCGTCTTTGGGCCGACCGCGTGCTATCGTGTCGGGCGGCGCAACGGGTGCCGACCGTCTGGCGGCGGTCTACGCGCGCAGTCGAGGCATTCCGCTGGTCGAGTTTAGGCCCGACTATGCGGCGTGTCGCACGCCACAAGAGGGGCGCGTGGCGCCGCTATTGCGCAACGCCCGTATCATCGAGGCCGCGGATGTTGTCGTTGCCTTTTGGGACGGTCGCAGCCGAGGCACGGCCGACGGTCTCGCTCGCGCGCGACGTGCCGGACTCGTACGTCACGTCTACGACTATACTGGAAAGCACAGGTCACCGCCCTAGCAGACCTTGGCGTATCACCCCCCCACCCCGCAAAGAAGGACGAAAAAGGACAAGAGGCCAGGGCTCGGTCCCTTTGTCAACAACAAGGTCCTCTATTGGGGGGGGCGCTCCCGTCAATGACACTAACAACAACGACAAAAAAGACACGCCGCTTGGTCGCCTTTTGTCCATCCTTTCTCGCCTTTGGTGGTGTCTCTTTGTGGGTTTTCTTTCCTTTTGGCGGTGCCGGGCAAGAGGGCGTGCAACACTAAAAAAAGATGTCTGAAAACGAATGCGGGGCATTTCACGAGAGTAAGAGACAGCAGCCCTCGACCGCAAGACGAGCGCTTGCGCGATGGTGGCAAAAGACAAGGATGCGGCGACAGCCGCGATGCTCTCGGGGACGCCTGCACTGCCTTCCCTGGCGCTCGAAGCCATTTTCAAAGCCTATTTGGATGCCGCTTTTGCAATCGACGCCGGTGGGGCCGATACCTGCACGGCGCACAAACGGCGGTGGCTGGCCCTGCACGCGCCGCTCGCGGTCTCGCCCGAATTCTGCCTGGTCGCACGGCGCTTTGCGCGCGCCTATTTGCCGGCACGCCAACGCCGCCGTGCGGCCGGAGTCGACGTGGCGGCGTGGGAGGGCTGCGATCTGGGTGCACCGTGGTCGCCCTCTGCATACGGCACGTTGACGGTCGTCGGATCCCGCGACTGTGGCGGCAAGCACGCGGCCACGTGCGATGTCGTGCGCACGATGGCGGGGCAATACCAGAGTCTGTACGTCGTGCGTTCCAGCGCGTCGCCGTGTCGACTGGAGCCGGCGGCGTGCGACGGCGTTCTCTCGGTCGCAGGCACCACTGCGTGGATGGCCGTCGCGACTGACGCCGACGTGCCCGACGCCGTGGTTCGCATCGTGCATCGCCATCGCGCGGAGCGCGCGTCGCTCAACGAATCCAAGCGAGGCGTTATTCTCGTGGCCGCGTGCGGCCTCTACTTTGCCAAACAATCGATCGATCCGGCCGACTGTGGCGCGCACCGCCTCGCATCGGCGATCGACGTCGCCAAGCGCAATGGCATGCACGTTGTCGTGGCCGCGAGCGGTGCGGTGATCGAGTCGGCCGATTTCGTTGCGGCCATCGACCGTCTCGTGCTCGTGGCGCCCGGCGTCGATTCGCGCGACGCACTGGCCCGTCTCTTTGCGCCCGCCGCCGCGCGTTTGCCCTCGGCGTTGTCGAGTCTCATGGCGACAGTGGAACGATACGATGCGCTCGTTTTCGAGCGACGTCCAGGCAGTTCCGTCGTGTCGGTGTGGACGCGGACTCGTGCCGCCCGGTAGCGAACCTCGCTCTTTTTCTCTCCAACCAAGAAAAAAACCTGATGCCGTACATGATTCTCTTGCATGATCGCGAGCCGGCTGGCGTCCTCTAAAATGCTTTCAAAACAACGGGAAAAATGGAGATTGAAGGCGGAGGCCTGCGCCCATGGCGACTGATGCCGTAGCGCGGCAACGGAATGCACCACCAAGTCTCCCTTTTTTGGTTGGTCTCTTTTTTCTTTGGCCCTTTTGCGGGTCTGCTGCCTTTCCGGCCTCTCTCAGGGCCGAGACCGTGTCCGTTGTACCGCATGCACGCGCACTTTTTTTTCGTGCGCCCGTTGCCCTCCTCTTTTCTTGTGCGCTGCGTGCGCGCGGGCACATTGGAAAAAACCTGGTCTTTTTTTCCAAAAAAAAAAGAAACGCACTTGACGAATCCGCCCACGCGCAACAAAGGCGCCGTGCCTCACCCTAAAAAAAGACGGCGATAGACTAGAGCAGAAGGCAGAGCGACAACGACACAAAAAAAGGCGGCGATTCATCGGCGCTACGCAGCACGTGTTTGGGGTTGTCGCACAGCAACACGCCTCTTGTCATGTTTCCCCCCAAAAAGGCCGTTCCTGTGTGTACGTGCTGTTTTTTTCCTGGCGTAGGCCACAACCCGAGACAGGGAAAACCCGTTGCGCGCTTCTACTGTCGCCCTGTGGCTTTGTGCGGCGTCAAGAAACCGATGAGAAAAGTGTCCTTTTTTATGATTTATCTTTTTTTTTGCTAGACGGTTGCATATCGTGCCCCGCCTGCGGTTGGGCTGATGTGTCGTGGTTTCGCTCCTTTATCCGACGAGGCGCGCCGCGAGCCACGAACCCATGGCAATGCTGCCCGCCGTGCCGGCCGTTGCAATGCGTCCCAGGTCGAATGCGACACCGTCGCTCGATCGGCGCTCGTCCTGCATCCAGACGGCGAGGTCGACGCGACCCGATACTATGATGGCGTCGGCAAAGCAGGGTCTGTTCAAGAGGCCCGGATGGCGCACGTCGATCGTGCGCCACATGGCTACGGGGCAATGGCAGATGGCCGTGGCCAGGGATGCCTCAGACATATCCCAATCGCGCCACGGACAGTACCCAACGACCGAGCCGATGCGGATGGGGTCACGCGACAAAAGCGCGCTACGCGCCCATGCGCGCAAGTCCGCCACCACCGATGGCGTCTCGGTGGCGGCACGCGATTCAAGCAACCACGTCAGCACGGCGGCGAGGCGCTTTGGTTCGGCGATGCGATCCAGTGCGGACGAGATCGGCACCTGGCTCCACGGTATGCGGAACGGCCCCGAGGCCGCCCAGTCGATGGCGTGCGTGTGCCCACGGATCAACGCATCGGCCACATAGGAAGGTGCCAAGGTCGGCCTGGGCCTTTCTTGTACGGTTGTCAACGATGTCGCCGTTGTCGAGTGGCTCCGGGTACGCTGGCGCTTGGCCTGACGCGGCCCGTTTGCCTTGCGCAGTCCAGTGTCTACGTTTTGGTGGCGGTGACGGGCAATGTCGAGTTCCAAGAGCGCCGATGCACACTCTACATGCCCGTGTGCGACCGCCATCGACACAAAAGGGATAAAGGACCGTGGGCGCTTAAACAGCGCCCCGGGCGGCGATGACTCGCGCACCATATCTGCCACGAGATCTACGTCGCCACACATGGCCGCGGCCGTCCATATACTGGCATGAAGGCGCGGGTCCACGTGCTGGATTGCCCATGCCACTGCGGCGCGCGGGCACGCTCGAACAGCGCCCTCGATGGCCAGCATCACATCGAGGTCCGATTTGCGCGACGGCTTTTGTGTCGGCTGTGGCATGAGCAGTGCGGCGACATCGAGGTGGCCGGCCGTGGCGGCTGCGACGAGCGCGGGACCCGTGTCGACGGCCTTACAGGCGTCGTAGTCTGTGCGCAGGCTCCGAAGCAGAAAGAGGACGGGCCGCGCGCATCCGTTGCGCGACGCCTGCTCGATCCACTTGGCAGCGCCGCGGAGCGGGTCGTTCCACGGGCGCGACTCTATGTGCCCGATGAGCGAATCGGCACGCGGCGAGCGCATGACGGCGCCCAACGCCTCGTGCGACAAAGAGATGTGCGGGTGCGCCTCGACGACGTGGATCAGGCCGGCATCGAGCGCCGCGATCCCGCGGTCGCTAAAGTGGGAACACGCAAACTGGCCGAACGTGGCGCACGTGCCACATTGCTTCCAGCGACCCAGTGCTCCGTCGATGGCCTCGGCGCACCCCGATCGCAGTGTCTGCGCGACAATAAAGCACGGCACCCTGGCGGTCGCGGGATCGTCGTCGACATTGTCCAGAAAGTCAAATAGGTCCCCGTTCTCCACGCCAATGAGCCCGTGGTGGTCCTCGTAGCCGGCGAGCGCGCGCCCGTGCACGGTCCTGTGCGACGTCTCGACGAGGCGTTCACAAGCGAGGGCCGCCGTGTGCCTGCGAAAGGCACAGAGCGCGTCGATACCCAACTCCAAGAGACCGCATGCCGGGGCCGCCTTGGCCACCAGCCGGCACATGGTCCTGTCCGAGGCCATGCCGAGCGTCTCCCACAACCAGGTGAGCGTGGTCTTTGGCGTGCACCACACGGCCGGCGCGTCAAGGGCAGTGTCGAGGCCGTCGGGAAAGGCCGACGCTCGATCGTTTGCCTCTCCAAAGGCGAGCGCAGCGTGGCGCCTCACGCGCACCATGCGCCGCAGGGCGTCCAAGTCTCCAGCGATGGCGGCATCCTTGACAAAGTGTGCCTCGGTGCCGGGGCATGCGTGCCACAGACACGCCAGAACGACGTCGTCGATGGGATCTTGTTGGGAGCAGGCCTCTGGTTGCCCTTCTTTGTCGGCATCAACAGCAGCAATGGGCGTGCCTCGATCGCCGCCGTCGGCAACGATCGTTGTGGCGTTCTGCTCGGGCAGATTTGTTCTCTTGGCCGTGACGCCATTGGTGCGACCGCCATCGCCGAGGATCGCCAAAGCGGCTTCGAGCGCCTGCAAGAGACGAAAGGGACTGCTCACGGAGCCGATCCAGACGGCCGTCGCCGTGTGGCCGGCGGCCAGCGCCACGGGAAAGGCGCTGACAAAGTGTCCGATGGGCTCGTGACATCGAAACAGCCATGCGAGAAAGGCGGCGCACACAGCACACGACCTGAGCCGACAGCGTATCTTGTCACGCACCGAGGATCGTACGGTATCGATCAAAGCGCGCATCGGATCAGGACCAAGCGGATCGATGCAGCACGCCGCCTTGGAGTCGCCATACCACAAGAGTATGGCGTGTCTGTAGATGGCGCACACAACGTCGAGCCTGCCCGCGCCCGCCGCAGCCAAGAGCGCGTTGGGAAGACACTCGCGCGCGTGGCCAGCCACGCGATGTGAAACAAGGTCAGTATCGGCGTAGGGCTGTGCCTGCGCAACGCCGGCTGTGCCCGAGTAGGCGTGTGAACACGGACAGAGCCCGGCGGCACCTTGGGCGATGCGCTCTGCCCTGTAGCGTGCGGCTGCGGAACAAGAGAGCACGTTGAAAGCACGAGACGACGCGAGACAGGCGCCGATAGCCGGCGCCGGCAGCCAGGCGAGAATGCCCGACAAAATCTCGGGAGGCATGTCGGCGAGCGTCGGACCCTGCCGCACATCGGCGTGGTCGCATGCTTGCATTTTTTGTGTTTTTGGTCCCTTTTTTCTCTAGGGAAAGAGAGTCGTCTCTGGGCGTCTGTCCGTCGAGACCGGAAACACGCGGGAACGGGTTTTTCCGTTGGGCGCACACGCTCTCTTGGCTTTGTGTGGGCACGCCCCGAATAGGCTCGGGGGATCTGTGTCCCTCTTTTTTTTTGGTTCTCGGCGTCTCCTCGCTCGCCCCTGACTATGCCTTTTTCGGCGTAGGTCTCGACACAAAAACCCAAAAGTCTATTGTGTGTGTCTGTCTGGCAAGGCGCAACGCGCTCGGGTGCGGTGCCCTCTTTTTTTTCTTGCACAACCCAGAGAATGTCACTCTTTTAGGAGGCTCAAAAAATCCAAATGCGAAAGCAATTGGGCGAGAAAAAAACCGCCGCGCGCAATAGCGTTGCGCGGTCTTTCCGCGCACAAAAATGGTAAAAAAGTATCGGCCAACCAAAATCGAGCGGCATCCAGCCGGCGACCAATACACAACAACTGCCAACACTTTTCAAAACTTTGGTCGAAAAGAGGTTTTTTTGATAAAAAGGGGACGCCGTGACGTCACAAGCATCATTCGTTCCTTCCGCCCACGCAGGGTCCACGCCACTGTCCGCTCCAACCTCACCGGTAAGAACGCATCACAGGCAGCACGACCGGGACCACACAATGAACACGCCGCGCTCTGCGTCGGCGCCACATCCGAGCCGGGACGACGACAATAACAACAACAGCAACAGCCGTCCATCTTTTTGTCCCAATTGCGCTTGCCACCAGGCGCCGCGCGCACCCACCACGCTCAAGCGCCGCCGAGACCATGGTTCGGATGGTGCATTATTGAACGACGACGGCCGCGTGCCTGGCTCGGGCACACACCCGACCCTTTCTCCTGGCGCCCCTCTGGATGGGACGGTCGTTGGTGCGCCCTTGCACAAGAGGGTGCGATTGGCCAGCGCAGTCGAACAAACACGCGTTCGTATCTTTAACTCGACCTCGCCCGCCAAACTACGCCCATCTGGCGACGCGTTGCAGTCGACGACAACGCCGGCGGCTGATGACTCGAGCCCGTTTGCCTCGTTGCCGCCCGAGACCGTGCGCGCCATCGTGAGTCTCCTCAACGATCGTGACTATCTCGCGTGTATGCTGGCGTCGAGTCGGTTTCACGTCTGCAGCCCGCAGGACGTGCTCTTGCGACGCTATGCCGCGCGCGACATTTTCGACTCGAACGAGACCCTGGCCGATATCCAATTTGTGTGCGCGCGCTACGGACGCGAACCGCAACTGGGTATGATTGTCAAGGCGGCGTCGCGTGGACGTCACGACATTGTCATGTACATTGTGCAGTCGTTGGGAGCGCGCGCGGCCATCACCTCGTGGACTGCCCCGAAACCGTCCGACCCTGACTCGCCCGACGCGCGCGCCTGTGTCAAGGACGCCCTTTGCGCGGCGTTGGACGGCAACCACATGCGCGTCATTAGTGCGCTCGCACAGCGCTACGGTTTTAACGAGACGGTCGCCGCCACGGGCCTCATGGCGCGTGCCGCACGCTTGGGTCGTCTCAACGTCGTCAAGGCCTTTCACAACGCCGTGGCCGAGTGCGCGCGGCGCCGCCAAGAAAGCGACATCGCGGCAGGTCGCGAGCCGCGGTCGTTTGACCTCCATATCGCCTGTCGAAGCAGGCTGCCCTACGGCGGCAACATCCAAGAGTTGACCAGCGTGGGTATGGCAGCGTGGAACGCGGGCCACGTGAACGTCCTCGACTGGTTGATCGAGACACAATGTCCGGGCGCGTGCGTACCCAACAGACACCTCCTGGAGGATGCCGTCGCCGCAGGACGCGTTGTGCTTGCCCGATGGGCGGCATCCAAGATGGGCCAACATGCCGTTGTTGGACGGCGGGCAGTGGACGAAGCGGCTGCCCATGGACACGTGGGCACGGTGCGCTGGGCACACGAGTCCAACCTACGCCGCTGCTCGGTGTCGACCATCCAAGCGGCGGTACATTACGGCAGGCCCGGTTGCATCGACGTGCTCCGTTGGGCCGCAGGCGAGGCCGGCCGACCGCCGGCCGTGCCCGAATGGAGGGACGTGCCTGTGGCTCTCATCGCCGCTCGCGAGGGTAACGCCAACGTCATCCGATGGCTCTATGAGCACCACCCCGAGTGCGTGACGCCCGAAGCCGCGCGCCATGCGGCACGCGCCGGACACAATGACGTCGTGCTCTTCCTGCACAAAGTGGGCGTGGCGCCGGTGACGCGGGTCAGCCTCTTGGGCCGCGCCGTCAAGTCGCGCGACATCGATCTCGTCGACGCCGTGGCAGCCGCAGGCGCGCCGTTCAAACAGAGCGCGCTGGTCTTTGCCATACGCTACAAGTTGAACGGCATTGTAACCGCCCTGTGCAGGCACTATGCCGGCGTGATCGACCCCAAAGAGGCCATGCGCGCGGCCGGGCGTGAGGGGGCCTACAAGATTGCCCGTGTGATCATGACCGAACTTTCGGGGGCGTGCATCGAGCACGCCCGAGAAAGCATTCCCGCCGGACGCTCGCCAAAGGCCTTGGGCAAATGTATGTGCTGCACGTGTAAACCCACGCGGACGCGTGCGCCGGCGTCCGAGCGCCGGCTGCGACCCCTTGCAGCCCATCCGGCCGACGCGTGAGAAGGAAGGAAAAGAAGGACCAAGAAAAAATCACGGAGACGACGCACCACGAGGAGGAGAACGCCAAGGCAATGCGACATCCTCTTTTGTCAAAAAATAAAAAAGAGAAGAACACACGATCTCTTTCTGTGCAAAGGGGAAAAAAGAAGAGGCTTGTTGTTGTTACTGTTGTCTCTGTCGTCTGTTTTTTTGCTCTGTCGGGGTGCATGTGCCGTCGGCCCTTTTTTGCCATTTTTTTTCGTTGTCTTTTGGTTTTGTGCCTCTCTTCTTTTCCTCTTTTGATTTGTCGTCGCCCCGGTGCCCTGGCGCGCGCCGTGCCTAGGTGGCCGATTCGGATCGCGCGCCGCGTGTCCACGTGGACTTCTTGTGCGCGGTCGCGCGCGTCTTTTGATCGAGGCCCGCCACCCTCCCCTCCCCCTCGTAAAAGAACATCACAAGACACACACACAAATGTTTGGCCGGTGTGTTTGCCTCGCCGAGCGGCCGGCCACGCGAAAGCGGGCCAGGCCCAAGGAAACCGCTGCGCTCCACCACCGCGACACCAGATACGCGCGCGCTTGTTGTGCCCCGCGCTCTCTTTTGCCCAACCGACGGCGGTCCTTTTTCTCCCTTTTTTCACTCGGCTGTTTCCTTTTTTCCCCCCTTTTTTTCCTCAAAGGAAGAGAGAGAAGCGGGGCGGGGGGCAGAGCGCGCGTACGCATACAGGGAGGAACGACACTTTGATCCGAGGGAATGGCCACCGTGGCGACGACGCCCGTCGTACTGGGAGCGGCGCCGGCCGTGGCGACGACGACGACGACGACGGCAAGCAGCGTGATCCCGTGGGTCATTGCCGCTGTCGCACTGGCATTGATCATAGGCGGTGTCGTCGGGTGGCTCGTCTACCGCGCACGCTACCAAGGCAGCGGCGTGGTGCCGCCGGCGCCGACGCCCACGACGACCGGCTTCTCGCTGCAGAGCGACGTCAACACCGTGCGCACCAATCTCGCCGACCTGGGCCTCTCGCAGAGGATCGCCGACCCGGCGGTGGGCATCTACGCCGGATCGGCGGCGACGCGCGACGCGTGCGAGACCGCATGTCGCAACCAGGCCGGGTGCGTCCAATACGTCTATGACGGCAACGCGCGCCCGGCCAACCCCCTGTGGCAACGCAACGGGTGCTGGCTGCGGCTGCGCCAGCCCACCGCCGCCGAGGTGGTGAGCGAGCCCGGCTACACGACGGGCACGCGCACCGTGGCGCCCGTCATGTGAGCGAGCCGCGCGCACACGGCTCCTCTTTGTGGCCGCCGCTCCCTGCCTACTTTTCCGCTTCATTTTTTAACAAAAAAAAAATAAAAAATAGAAAAACCATTTTCGTCACGCGGAAAAAAGTAGGAAAGAAAAAAGAATGGGACGCGAATGGCCGCATGCGCCGAAAAAAAGGCGCCGGGGGGACGCTTCAACGGCAGACTTTTTTGTGGGGCGCCCATGGCCTTTTGTGCCGTCTGCCCTTTTTTCTGTCGCCCTCTTGTCTAAAGCCGCGAGCCGAATCGACCAGAGGGGAACCGCCGACTGCTCTATTTTTCATAATTCTTTCTTTGCTCTGCATCCAAGGGCTACCCCCGCGACGCGCCTGTGTGTGTCTCTTTTTTTGCGCGGCACCTTTTTCGTGTCTCTCTTTTTTTTTAATTCCTTTAGAGAAACCGCACCATGCACTCTCCTTTGGTCGACGGCGCCGCGGGCTCTGGCCTCCTGCCTCCCATGAACCGACACCAGCGCCGCGCGCAAGCAGCCATTGCGCGCAAGGCCGCCGCTGCCGCCGCTGCCAAAGCCGAACGCGAGCAAGAGTCGGATTCGTGCGCCGAGATCGCGCGCGCTGAAACGCAAACGACGGCCGCCGAGACCGCGCGCACAAACACTCAAGAGGGCAAAGCCGCCGACCAGGCCGCGCGGCGGGCGGAACGCAAGATCGCCTTCCAGGCCGCACTGCGGCGCGGACTGCTCGCCATGATGACCGAGTACGCGCAGAACCACTACGGGGCCTGGTGGATCACGGGACTCGACAAGATCCTCCGCAACCGCATCTATGACGGCTTTGCCGCCATGGACCCCGAACTGCGCGCGATCGGCATCATTCGCGACGCCGCCAGAGGCTGGTGGCGCTGGCCCGCCTCTGCGTCCGCGCCCGTGTTTGACGTCGACAGCAAGTTTACGCGCGTCATCCCGCGCACGCCCGTGGCGCGTGTGCAGACGCCGACGGGCGCGCCTTCCCAGTCTGCCCGCGCGTCTGAGGGACCGTCCAAGCGCGATGCCATCAAGCAGGCCGTCAAGGCGGCGCGCAAAGCCGACAATGTCGCCTTTAGGGCGGCACTCTGCGACGCGCTCAAGGCTCTCATGACTGACTATTGCCAGGAGCGTTTTGGCGGGGCCTGGTGGGTGTCCAACCTGGACACCAAGCTGCGCCGACGGCTGCAAAGGCACTATAGCAATCGAAACAACCACAACGACAACAATGGGCGCGTGGACTTTGATCTGCTCGATATCAAGTCTCTGCGCGATGCGTGCCACGGCTGGTGGAAGTGGTCCGATGATGCCGGCGAGCCAGTGTTTTGCGAGGATGCACCGAGGCCGGCACCGGCTGAAAAGGCCGAGACATCGGCGCAGCGCGCCGACGCCGACGGCAGGCCGAACGCACCCTCGGCAGCCACAAAGAAAGAGGTCGCGCACCCGCGGCCGGTCCCATCCGGCACGACACGCCGCAAGCACGCCCGTTTGCAGCACAAGCAGAGGCCGGCGGGCGCAGTCGTGCGCGGGCGGCCGGTCCCCGCCTAGAGGCGCGTCGATACGAGCAGACGACTGCCTACTTTTTTCTCATTGCATTTTCCCGCGCCTTTGTCCCGTCCCGACTTTGCGCATAAACGGCTGCTGCGATGCCTTTTGTGTTTTTTTTCACCACTCGCGGTTGGGTCATCTTTTTTCTTCCTCGCTCTCTTGTCGGTCGGCCGGCGAGCCGAGAACGATCGATCGCCATCCTCCTTTTCCCCGCGCGTAGAAAATGGGTTCTGTCGGCGTTGGACGGACGTCGCGCGTTCTTGTCTCGGCAAAAACTTTTTTTCCCGAATTGCGCGTGTAGTGGTTTTGGGTTTTGTCTCCGTGCGCGGGCTGTCTTTCTTTGCGAAAAGGACACAAATGACAAACAAAAGGACGGGGCAACGATCGCCTTGTGCGTACGCACGCACCGCCACTGCGTCGGTGCCTTGTCCAAGAATGGGGTCTAATGCGCGCCCTTGTCGCCGACAGTCGACTGGGCGGCAACGGCGTCAGAGGCAGAAACGAGGACCGTACGAAAGTGGGTCCCCGCGGCGAGCACGGCTTTGGCCACGGCGGCGCGCATGCACGGATGGCCCGCGCGCACATAGTCCAGGTAAAGGTCGAGCGCTTCCAGATCGGCCGGCATGGCGACGAGGCATCGATGAAACGGCACGTCGACGGCCGCGAACGCGCCCGCGCTGTCAACACGCCAGGGCACACCGGCGATGCGCACCCCGCCAAATGCCGGGCAGTTGTGGGCGGCCGGGCGTGCCGGCAACAGCAACGACTCGATCGTGATGAGCACCCCGCGCCGCCATGTCGCCGTCACCGTGTCGCCGCACGACGTGGTCTGTACCAGACGGCCGTGAGGCTGGCCCGCGCGCCACCGGCCGCTCACCGTGATGACGTGCGGCTGTGCCGGGGATGGATGCGCCGATCGGTCCGCGCAGGTATCGCCTCTGTGGGCGCCATCATGGTGGCCCCCGCGGACGCTATCGTGGTCGCACCCGGCCTCGACGATGCGCACTCCGATGCCGTGTGCCACCCCTTTGGCAAACGTGCCCGTGTGCGTCATGCCCGATGCCGCGCACATGCGTGCGGTACCTTCAACGTGGCCGTCGCGCCATGTGCCCCATGCCCACTCGGTCCACCGCCATGGTGAAGAACCAGTATCGTCGTGTGGGCCGTTGCGTGTACCGTCGTCTCTGGCGTCGTTGTCCACGGCGGAAATGCTCGCACGATGCTCGACAGAGTCCTTGGTGGCTACGGCACGCATGCCAAACCCGGCGAGGTTGCCGCACTCGTCGAGATCGCCCAGTTGGATGACGATTTTGGTCGTGCCTCGGACGCGCTCGATGTGCACCGAGTGCCCCGCACGCTGGCGCACGCGACGCGACAACAGCCGGCGCACCCACCACGAGGGCGAAGGGGCGCCAGGCGATTGGCAATGAGGGTCCGAGAGGAGCGCGACGCGTCTGCGCATGGCGACATAAAGCCACTTCCATGATCGTGTGGCGTCGCGCAAGAGCAGCGTGGGCGGCGGGGCTTCGGGCATGGGCGGTGTCGACGTCGTCATGTCGCGCGCGGCGACCGCGTCAAACCACACGCGATCGCGCGGCTCTGTAATAGCGCGCCCGGCGAGCGAAAGGATCAAAGGTGCGCGCGAGCAGCGCCGACACACGCCCTCCCAAAGACCTGCATCGTCGGCCAATGCACAAAGGCGTGTGCACGTGCCCGATACGCGCGCTAGGTCGACGCCATCCAACCATGTCAGCACGGCACGCACCATCTCGTCGGGCAGATGGTCGAATGCGCCACCGGGCTCGTGCGCCGGGGCCATCGTCTGTGTGCGCTCTTGCGTGCGACGCATTTTTCTTCTGACAAAAGAGGGGAAAAAGACGACAAGGCCAAAAGGACGAGCAGACGACGACGATGCGCAAAAACCTCGGCGCCGCTGTGTTGCGCCGTGTCGCGGTCGAGAAGGAGGAAAAAAAGAGAGAAGACAAAAGAAGGAGGAAGAGAAAACAAGGGGCGACACAAGGGAATCGGCGCCATGCGCCAGGGGGGAAAAAGACTGCACGCGCCATAGGGCGATGCAATACATGCGATTGGTGGATTTTTTCTTCTTTTTTCTATCTTTGTATTTGTGTTTTTCCTTTTTCCCTTCTCCTAGCACATGGCGCGGCCCGTTTTTTCCCCTCGCGTTGCTGCAGGCGGCCTTTGGTTAGGAGGCCCTTATCTCGCCGGTTGTGCCTCGTCACGGCAGACAGCGCACGATAGGCTTCCGCCTGTCTTTTTCCAGCCGCCGTTGTCTTGTCGTCACACAATCAAGACTGAACACGATCCCCTTTTTCCTCTTTTTCTTTTCATCTGCTGAGCAAAAAAAGAGCGTCGTTGCGCTTGCATGATGAATTGGCAACAACGGCCCAGGCAACAAAGAGGAAAAAACAAGGCCCGCGCACGCCATCCCCCATTGTCTCTGGTGTTTTTTTGCTCCTTTTGTGCCTTTTTTTCACAATGATGGTGCGCGAGCACCGACGACACAAGACCCGGAACAACCTTTCTTGTCCATAAAGAACACGCGTCGGCGCAGTGGCATTCTTTTTTTACCAAAAAAAGAGACATGCCCCACCAGAGGCGTGGTCACATGTTCCCTCTCTCTATCTCTTTCATTTGTCATTTGGCGAGGAGAGCATGGCCAGCATGCTGCGGGCGGCATAGAGCCCCACGGCGACCAAGACCGTTGTCTCAAACCAGTGATCGCGCACAAAGCGCCGCGGCGTAGGGCATTCGTGATATGCCCTGGCGCGACACCATCGGTACTGCGCCTTGTACCACCACCCTATCGCAAAAGCGTGTTTCTCGAGGTCGAGGAAACAGTTCATCAAATTAGACACGCGTCTCTTCTCCTCGTCGTCGGCCAGTATTTCGCCGCACTTTGGGCAGCATTCGCCGCTGCGCTCCGTTAGGGTCGCGGGCGTGCAAGACGAGGCCGACGCCATTTGAGCATCACAGGCGTCGACCAGCGTCGACACGCCCAGCGCGTCGGCAGCGCATCGCACGCGCCCGACCAGGCGCGGGTCCACGGCGACCGTGCCGTGACGCAGATGGTCGAGTATGACGGCAAAGCAATGCGGATCGCAGTCGATAAAGTAAGAGCCGTCTCGGAGAAGAGTGCCGGGCATGGGCGAGGCAGTGTCGCCGGCAAACATGCGCCCCAACATCGAATGCGCATCCTTGACTAGCGTGGTGCGCGCCACGAGCATGGTCTTGCCCCCGACGTTGAGGCGGACGATCGTCTCGGCGCTCCCTCCGTGGCCATCTTGCATCGGCCCTGTTTGTTCGTTTTCCATATGCTCTCTGCGTCACAAACACGATAAAAAGGCCCACGACGCCTTTTCTACTGGCGACGCCATGTCTTTTTCCTCTTGGAGTAAAAAAAAAAGGAAAGAACCAATCAGAAAATTGAGTCGACGCCGCGAGTGCGAATTGTAATCTGCGCGCGGTGCGGCCAGTGCTCGCGGGCACTAGGCGGCTAGATTCGGCTGATGGACTATTTTTCTCTTTCGACAAATAGCCGATCAACTGCGACTTTGGTCGGCACAGGCGCGCACCGGACCGTCCGCCAATAAATCGTTGCGAAGAGAGAGAAAGAGAGAGAGAGAGAGAGGGGTCCTCAAACAAGAGCCAGCTGCTCAAACTCGGACCGAATACGCACGGGGTCAGTCGCGCTCGCATTCGGTGCGCTTTTATCGGCAGGTCAGGGTGCGCGAATCGAGAGCGCTCCGCGCGCGCCTATTTGTCGTTGTCTGAATTTTTACTTTTAAGGCAGCGTATTGACAGCGACGAGTTGACACGCCATCACCAATGGTATGAATCTTTCATAATCATAAACGCAGCCTCATTGGCTATAAAATGTTTTTTGTAGACGCTTTCGTGTTAACTCGTCATTCCTGATACGCCGCCTCAACCATGCCAAGTCGGCCGACCATGATCCTTTTGCCGACTATTGGCCAAGCGACCATAAGCAAGCGCGGTGTGCGGCGGCGCCAGTACAAAGTTGTCAGGAAAAAAGGGGTCTCTGTTTTTCTTTTGCCTATGTCTCTTTGGTCTGAGGCGCGAGCCGACGGGCTGGTCAGGCACGCGGCGTTGTGCTCTGGTCTTTTTCTTTTTTTTGGACCAACTGCCGCAAGAACGGAAACTGCGGCCTCGTGGGTGCCTGTGGGAGCAAAACACAACGGCGACACGCCAGCAGCCCCAAAACACGACGGAGAGGGACCGCGTATTATAAAATAGGGAGGAAAAAAAGAACAGGCATAACGAACCAACGCAATGGAGCGCACGACATCGCTCGATCTACTCGATCGCATACGCGACGAACTCGGACCGTGGCGCGGGCACAGTGCTGTCAAGCGCGTGGTCGTGACCGATGACGACCAGGCCGCCGATGGCGTGCGCATCGTGTTTGAAGTTTCGGCCTGGGCCGCCGCTCGTTGCCAGCTGCCGTCGGCCATGTGGATCGGCGCTCTGGGAGGACGCCGCGTGCCGATCGAGCATACGGCCATTCAAGACGATCCCCTTTGGTACGATCTCTCTCTCCTGCTTGTTCCCCAGCGTTTCTTTTTTTTCTTATCGTCGCGCGCGTGTTTTTGTCGTGGCCCCGCGTGCACTCGCTGCGATTGCAAAAAACACGGGCATACTTGCAGCACATCCGTACGAGTCATTGAGCAGCGCCGTCGCTCCGGCAGCCATTCGTCTCCCATGTCGCCCGTCGCTTCGACGTCATCGGCCTCGCCGTCCACGTCGAGATCATCGTCGACTTCCTCTACCGCGTCATCACCGTCCTCGTCGGTTTGTTCCTCGCCGGCTCTGTCGCCTTTAATGGCGTCGTCTCCGGTATGGGCCGCGGACCTCCCGCCCGGACACTTGTCGGCTATTGTGCCAGAGATCAAGGCAGAACCGACCGAACAGCCGGACAAGGTCTCTTGCGTGTTGGACCCCCCTTGCGCCACAACAACCTAGCAACCCGAGCGGCAACGAAAGAAAAGAAGAAATGTCGGCGCACGCCGAACCCCCCTTTTTTGCTACTCGCTTCACGCGCCCGTTGCGCTCGCTTTGTACTATTCTCTTTTCTTTGTTTGGTAATTCTTGTGTAACCAAAAAAAAGGAAAAGAAAGGGTCCGGTGCGCCAGACCGACACGACCAAAAAAGAAAAGGCTAGGGCGTGGCGACTGCGCGTCGCCGACCCCGACGCCTCGCGATCTCGCGTGTGCGCTGGACCCAAGGCGGCTTGTCGTCGACGAGACACCGAGCCGGACGCACAAACAAACATACGACCCTTTTTTTTTGAAACAAAAGAGAGAGTTGCAAACAATAGCGACCAAATTCTCAAAAGGGACAGGCCAAAACCCCAAAGAAAGTCGACACATCATGATCATGAAAATGCCTGCGGCCCGCTGTTTTTCTCTGTGCTCAGACGGGCGCGGCAACTGCGGGCGCCTTTTGACGGTATGTAGCGCTGGCTTTTTAAGATTTTTTGCCTGGTGAACCTTGCAGGTTTGGGCGTCGTGGTATGGACCGGAAAGGAAACGGAAAAAGGCAACAAAAAAATGCCGCATCAAGAACTCGACGAGCATCGCGTACACGCACAAGGTTTTTTCTACGGCCGTGTCGCCGACAAGGTCAAGACAACACCAAAAAAAGCGACGACCAATCGATCGCGTGTCGACATTCATTTCGTTCTAGGTCCGCCTCTTTTTGTTTCGTCTTGCCGGTGAGCAACAAAAATATAAAAACGGGGAACGATCTGTCGTCGCAAGATCTCTGTCCCGACGACCTCACCCACACCAACAGCCAGCGTCCTATTGCGTGCGCCGACCTACACACGCAAAAAGAAAGAGAAAAGAGAGCCACAATTCTCGGACCGTAAACCCGTATCCTCCTCACCTTTTTCCTCTCTGTTTTTCTTTGTCGTTTTTTATTGGAGACCCGCGCGATCAACGATGGCTGCTCGACTTCATCCGACACTTGCCAACGGTGCCACTGGCATCAACACGCCGGCCAACCTGTGCGCCCTCATGGACGATCTAGATCGGGCGGGCGCGTCCAATCGCTTTCCTTCGGCCATGCACGCGTCGATGGTCCACGACGACGGGTCCAGGGTGACGGGCTGGTGGGCGACCGAGGGTGGCTACGTGCAGGGCACGATAGAAGCGCCCGACGGCAGCCGGTTCCATGGCACGGCCGACGAGCGGCACGGCCTAGAGGGCACGCTCACCATGAGCGGTGCCGGGTGCTCATGGGTCTTTGCGAGCCAGGCGGCGCGCACGTGGGTGGACGCCGTCATGCTCAAAACAGGCACGCCGCCGGTCAAACCGCGCGGCGACCTCGGGGGAAGCCGCGTGGTTGGAATCGACGGAAGGTGGGATCGATTCGGCGCCGGCGGCGGCACGTTGCTTTGCGCCGATGGAACCCGTCGATCGGCCAAGTGGACGCGGTGGCTGACCGTGGTTGTTGTATCTCGAGAGCGCCATCCGGCCCGCCCGACAGACATTGTCCAGCAATGACAGTGTTGGATAGCACAAGGCTGCCGTGGTGCGTGCGCATCGGCGAGACCGCATGCAACAGGACGATCTCCCTCTGTTTTGTTGACCAAAAGAATACATAAAAGGGTAAACCAAACTACACGCCCACCCGTGCATCGACAACAAAGGGACGAAAAAAACGGGATCAGAACATCCTGTCTTGCCGTTGCTGTTGTCATCTGGCATTTTTTTTCGTGGTGTTTGTTTTTTCCGTGTTTTTAGAGACGCAGAGCCTCGTGCGCGCGGTTGCGTCGGTGCATGCCAACAAGAGCCGGCCGAAAGCGGCGCACTGCTTCAATGAGAAAAAAAGACCGCTGTGAAAAACCCACGCGGGAGCGGAAACCGCTTATTGCGTGCCAAAAGAAACTGGGCAAGGCCGTCGTGGTGGGTGCTCTGTCTTGGACCGCCGAGGCGAGCGCCCTATAAAAGAAAAGAGGAGCAAACGCCAAAACACCACAATGCGCTTGGAAAATATAACAAGAAAAGGCCAAAAGAAGAGGCACGCGCACGCAAGCGAGCGGCCCCAGGCATACAAGAAAAAGAAAAGGGAATGAGATGTGCGCCGGGTCCGTTCCGTGCCGCCATGTCGGCGGGCGCGTCGATCCTAACGGGTCCCGACTGCCGCCTATTGATTGTCGGCCTCTATACATCGGACAGCCATGGCCCGCTTGCAGCTGACAGACAGTGCACAACGCGCACGTCGTGGTGGCCCAAAGACGTTGCACAGTGGCAAAGCGTCTCGGCCGCCGCAGCGCAGTGCCTACTGCGCAACGGGCTCGTGTTGGGCACGGCGAAAGGATCGCGCGACGCGTCTCTCTTGGGACCCGTCATGTACGACGCGATGGGCCGCACCATGGAAGCCGCCGACGCTCGTCTTATCGGCGTCGCGATGGCAACGGCGCCCGTCGTACCGTGTTATGGTGGAGCCGAGACGCGGGCGACAAGCGACGTCACTGTGGTGGACAAGGCGCGCACCGTGCACACCTTTGCGACAGACGAGACAGCCGACGAGTGGCTCGCCTTTTGCCGGCTCGTCGCGCTGCGCGACGCGACCTTGTGGCGGGCGCTCAGCGTGGACCCGAGCGCCTACGGCGAGCGCGGGGCGCACGTGGCGACCTCGATCCTGCGCAGCGAAGAGGCGATCGCGCGTCGCCGGCGCTTTGATCCAGCGCTGGTGGACGCCGACGAGATCGCGGCGTTGCGGCGCGCCTTTGTCGCTGCGGCTGACGGGCACCGCCTTGCAACACCCCTGGACTTGGGCTTTTGAAAGAGGAATTAAAAAAAAAAGAAAAAGGGAAGACGACAACGGCAAGGCTGCAAGTTGCAAAAGAGAAAAGGAAAGAGGGGTACGCGTGCACGCCCTGCCTCGCCCCTTTTTTTTCCTGCTCTGTTTGCAACATCGACCCCATTCCTGTTTGCCGATCGCATCGATGTGGGGCCACCATGACAGTGAGCGTGCACAGAAATACCGCGCGGTGCCGCCCTCTTTTCCCGCTCCTCCTTTGGATGCGTGTACCGCGGCCACAAGACGCCACGCCGAAACACAGCGCGGGCGCAGCCTTGTCTCTTTCTCCTCTTCTCCCATTTTTTTTCATTGCCAGAAAAAAAAGAAAAGAATAAATTCAAAAAAAAAAAAGAGACAGACCCTTGAGAGCGGAGCGCCCTCTCTCTTATGTGTGTGTTTTTTTGCCATGCGAGTGGCGACGCACGGCAGCGCGGTCTGTCCCTTGGTCGCGGCCTCAATGGCGGGCAATCGGCGCGTCGGCAAAAAAAGGACGTCATCGGAGGGGAAAAAAGGCGGTCTGCCGCCGGCTGTCGGGGTGCGGTTGCCCGTTATGGCACGCCGGGCGTGGTCCAAAGCGGCGACTGCCGGGGGAACCCTGCGTGTCGGCGTACGTGTCCAAGGGCTACGGCGGGCGTGTGCGCAGCGCAGTGTCAAAAGACATGGTCCACCAAGAGAAACCCCTGTCGCTCCCGTACGCCGGCGCGCGTGCTCGTCTCGTATCCTTTCTTCTCCTCGTACTTTGCTCGTCCTCTGTAGCCCACTGCGCTGCCGCTCATTTCCCGGCGGCCACACACCAGCGCAGGCCGAAAAAAAGGAAAGGAAGAAAAAGAAAAGGAAAGACATCGTGGACAGAAACTGCGTGCCGCATACCCCCAATTCTCTGTATAGAGCACACCACACGAGACGCCATGCAATCCACTCTGCAAACAGCGAGCACAACGCCGACAGCGCAGCAACAGCGCCAGCAGATCCAACAGCGCCAGGAGACCGCGCTGCTCTTTCAGCGGCAGCTGGCGCAGGACCTATCGTCGGGCGATCCGGCCGGTATCACGCGCGCCGAGACGCTGTGCGAACGCGTGCCGGCCCTATGCGCCGTGCAGTGGCCGGGCTTGGCCGCCTTCTTCCCCGAGGCCGCCGACCTCTTTGTCGGTCCCGCCCAGCCGGGAGCGCCGCCGCGCGCCATCACGGGCTACGAGGCCACGGCGTGGGCGCGCTGGCGCGAGGCCCGCCCCCTCTTTGACGCCGGACGCTTTGACCAACTCGAACGCTACTGCGCCGACCCCGACGTGCCCGGTCGGCGCCTGCTCTGCGGCGTGCCCGGCCTAGGTTGGGCGCAGGATTACGCCGCCCAGTTTGATCCGGCCGCCGAGCCATTTTTCGGCCCCGAAGGCATCGAGGACACGCTCGCCAACCTGCTCCTATGGCGTCGCCAGCAGGCCGAACGCCGCCGGCGCGCCCTTTATGGTCTGAGCGTGGCCCACGACGAGTGGCTGGCCGAGGCAGAGGACCGCGTCGGTTTGACCGATGCCGAGCCTTTGACGAGCGCCATCGACCTCGCGGGCGCCCCCGAAAACAATCTGGCCCTGCGTGCGCGCGGCCTCTTGGGCACCGAGCGCGCAGTGGACATCGTGCCCCTGGGCGGATCGGCCATGCCGCCTCTGCGCGTCTCGCCCATCGCCGTCATCGACGCGCCCATAAAGCGTTGGACGCCCGAGACCATCGCCAGCGGCGAGCCCCTCGCCAATGTGCCGGGCGGAACCGACGCGCTCATTGCCGCCGCCGCAAAGGCCATCTCTGAAGCCGAACTGCGAGGTCTCGATGTGGCCGCCAACGCTGCCGTAAGGCGCTTGCGCACGGCGCGCGATGACGCCGCCATTGGCGCCATCACAGCCGAACAATTGGCCAATATTGAACGCGCCGCACTAGACCGCATGCGCGAACGCGATGCGGCGGCCTCTGCGGCGCGCGAGGGCGACGTGGCCGACATTGGCACGGCCTTTCCGGGAACGGGTGTGTATCTGATGCGCGTCTTTGTCGGCGACGATCTCATGCCCGCCGTCGGCGTCATTCCGGCCACCGAGCGTTCACTCCCGCCGCCCGACTGCCCCGACTGCATCCGGCGCATGGCCGCCGGCCAACCGCCCATCATTGGCGCCCACCCGCGCCATTGATCCGTCCTGTGTCGTCGAGGAACTTGTTTGCCGTCGGTCCCCTCTTCTCTTTTTATCCCCGCAGGCGGGTGTTTTTCGTCGCACAGCGCACGCCTCGCCGTCTGCGACAACAACAACGATAGAGTAAAACTCGGCAGAGGAAAAAAAAGGTCCACAAGAAGGGCGGAAGCAAACACGGGAGCGCCGCGGGCAGGGGGCGCACAATAAACCAAACCATCGCACGACCCACTCGCTTGACGACGCAGCGCAGCGCTGGGTTCTTTTTTTGGCTAGTGCATGTGCGATTTGTTTTTCTTTGAAAATATTGCCGCCGCGCCATTTTCTTTGCTGTTTTTTCCTTTGGGGGGGCACGATCGGCGATGGCGCAAAAAAAAAAAGAATGGGCCTGACGTCGTTGGAGCGCGCGCCTGCACAAGGCCGATGCCACAGGACGACGCCTTTTTGCCTCTCTTTGTCTCAGCAAGAAAAAGGGGAAAAGAGAGAGAGAGATTGGGCCATAATGGCCGACTGCAGAAAAGCGACAGGTCGCAAAGACAAACCAAGGAAAAAGGGGGTTGAGAGGGGACGCTCACGGCGCATCGAGGCCTTGACAACAGCGCGGGCAGCGGCACGCGAGCCAGCGGCGGGCGCCCACCTGGGCGACGCATGCTCCGGGCACATTGTCTCGTATCCACGCGACAGCATCCATTTGGGTGCAGCACCCTGCGAGGAGATCGAGCGCCTCTTGGACACGCACCGCGCCATAGAGCCTGCACAAGAGCGCCACGGCAACCGCGTCGCTCTGACGTATGGCGCATGCGAGTGCGCGGGCGCTACATGCTGCGCCGCGCTCGGCCACACAGCGTATCATATTGGGATCGCGGCTCTTGACGGCCGCATAAAGCGCGTCCCATTGATCCAAAGGCAGGATGCGTGCGTCGATGAGCGCGCACACCACGTCCATGTGGTTTGCACGCACCGCCGCCACGTGCGCGCCCACGCCCACATTGACACTGGCGTCGGACCTGGCGACCAGCCATCGCACGGCGTCAATGTGGCCGTGTGCGGTCGCCGCACAGCCGATCGATGGCGACGGCCAACCCGGTATGCGCGGCACGGCGTGTTGGGTCGCGGCGCCGTCGCCCATGGCCCATTGGAGCACCTCGATGCGCCCGGCGCTCGCCGCCTCCAAGAGCGCCGACGGCGGGCACCTTTGGGCACCGAGTCCGTGAAATGCACGCAAGACACGGACGTGCCCTCGTGATGCCGCCGTCACGAGCGCCGCAGCCAGCAATGGGTCGGCAGAGGGCCACGTTGGCACGCCCAACGCACGCCCCAGCCATTCAGAGGCGCTCGCAGCGCCCTGTTGCATGGCCAAGATCAACGGATGCCGCCCTCTGGCCTCGCGCACAGGCGACGCCCAAGGCACCAGGCCCGGGTTGAAGCGGCCGGAACAAGCGGCTGCGTCGAGCCACGCGAGCATGTCCCCTCGGTCGGCGTTGGCCGCCGCCTCCCACGTGCGCATCGGGCAGGCGCACACCCTGCCTCGGTACATGTCATTTACCGGAGGGAAACGCGACTGTCCATAATGGTGCAGGTAGGCCACGATGTCGGTCGACGGCGCCGACCCGCCGGCAGCGTCGGCTACCAGCGCCGTAAACAAGTCCCTCTCCAGATAGTCGGGTCGCGTCCTGCCGGGCGGAAAATGGCGGTCCAGCAGCCATTTGAGGACGTCGACGTTGCCGCGGTAGGCGGCCTCGTGCATGGCGTTGACGGCGATGCCCACGTACCGCTTTCTCACATCGCCGGGAAACAGTTTTATGCTCTGCCAGCGTTTTCGGTTCCAGTAGCCATCGACGAGCACGTGCTTGTTGGGCATCCTGTCCGCGGAGCACGTGTAAAGGACATAGTCGGCGTCCAGATGGTCGTAGGCCCATGCGACGACGTCGAGGCGACCCAGATGAGCGCCCGAACCCACCAGACGCTCGGCGTCGGCCTCTGTCGGGTGGACCAGGGCGCGTTGAATGACGTCCAGTGGCGCGCGGGCTCGCAACAGCTTGTACGCGCTCACCTCACAGAGGGACCGACGCAAGAGGGCCAAGGAAAAGAGGCGCGAGGCCAAGACGCACGCGGCGTGGTCCCGCGGGTGCACCAGATACCCCTGAATATGCCACAAGAGTTCGACGGGTATCGCCGGCAACACAGGAGAAGGGACAACCTCTGAGTCGAACTCGCGGCCGATGTCTGCTGTTGCGGCTGTCGCCGTCGTCTCTGTCATTGCTGAGGTGAAGGAAACAAAAAAAAGAGAGTGGACGACAGGCGATCGAGGCCGACGCGATGCCATCGAGCAACAAAGAAATCACACAAATGGCCAATAGGGAGAACGGGTCGATTTGTCTCGTGGGGTATTTTTTGGTCCATCGCGCAAGAATCGCAACAATGCGAGGCCACCCCCCGACGCCTGTGCCCCTTTTCATCGCCGCGCGTGTGTGGGTGTGTGCGGTATGCGATGTGCTGTGTGGTTGCGCCGCAAGACAGTCCTCACGCAATGGCCGCGCTGGCATTGTACTTGTTTTTTTGGTGTGTTGACTTTTCTGTCTCTCTCCCCTTTGCCGTCTTTCTATTTCTTCGCCCCTTTTGGCTGCGCAAGAGATTGGCGCGGTGCCTCTCGCAAAGCAAAGAGAAAAAAAGAGAAGAAGGAGAAGCGCGAAAAAAGAAGCACCCCACAAGACGCGCCACAAGCGAAAAGGGCAGATCTTTTTTGTATTCTTTTCTTTCTCTGCCGGCGGCCGCGATCAGTCAATTGCCATTTTCAAAAAGGAGAAGTCCAGGCGTCGTTGACGGCGCCGTGGGGCGCGGGCAGGGCGAGGAGCACGCCCACGTCGACAGTCTTGCTCTCGGTATCGTCTCGCAGATGACGCGCGATGGCCGGCCGCGTGCCGGGATAGGCCGCAAAGATGTTGACATGATCGCCGAGGCACGCAGAGGGCGCGGCGTCGGCCGAATCCGTTGCCACGAGGCCGCGCACGAGCAGGTCGCGGAGGCCGCGCATGACCGACCGTGAAAACGGTCGCGCGAGCGTACTGCGATTTTCGGCCGACTGACCATAGAGACTGGCCGGACCCTCGAGGTAGGCGCGCGCCACCAACTCGTTGTGGCCCATCGGGATGGCCTCGGCCACGTCCGTCAGAATGGGAAACATGCGCTCCGTGGGCACGCCCGGCGGGCCGAGCGGACCGGCGAGCGGCAACGGCGGCACGGCGATGGCGGTCTCGGACCCGACGCCGCTTTGCCAGTCGCGCGCCCAGCGTTCGAGATCGTCGAGCGTAACGGCCTCATAGGGCGGGATGCTGCCGAGCGTGCCCTCGGCCGACGCCACACCGACGAGCAGCGCATAGAGGGCGCATCGGCGCAGCGCGCGTATGCGTCGCAGAGACACGGCCGCAGAGGCCAGCGGCGCGTCGGTCGACGACGCACGCGGCCACGCGGCGAGCGCCGGGTAGCGCTGCGCCCATTCGGCAGGCGAGCGCCACAAATCGCACAGGCCCGACCGGTCGCCAAGGGCCTCGCACAGCATGTCAAAGGCGCGCCTCACGCCGTTGGCCTCGTCGTCGGTCGTCGTTGTCGCATCGTGCACACGTTGCGCCAGCGCACGGCACGCGTCCGCGCTGCCGCCGACACGCGCCGCTCTACACAGCGAGAGGACGGCCTGCTCGACGACCCGCGGGTCGTCTTCCACGAGGGCCGTCATGGCGAGGCGCTCCATGGCGTTGACGGGAGGCGGGGCGAGAAGGGCGTCCAGATCCATCGGCGTCTCCATTGTCAAGTCGTCAACGTCGTCGTTGTCGTTGTCGTTTTCGTCAATGATTTCTTTGGCGTCGTCGTTAAAGTAAAAGGGCGCGCCGTTGTCGTCGTACGGCGATTGGATGGTGTCCATTTCCTTTCACTTTTTTATTTCTTTTTTATGGTCCTTTCCTTTTTCTTTGGTTCGCTTTTTCGGCGGTTGCGCGCGATTTTCCTCGCAAAAAACGGCAGAGCGCAAGTGCGCGCAAAACAGACAGGAAAAGGTCCGTGGGTGGAGAATGCTTTGTTGACAAGGGGACCTACAATCGGATGCCCAAACTGCGCCACCGACCGGCGCACGCCACCGAGTCCCCCCCCCGGCACGCTATGGCCGACAGCGAAACCCCAACACAAACAAAGAGGCGGGTGGCCCGCCCGGCGTGGTCCCCTCGTGGGGGAAAAAAGAAAAGGAAAAATGGACCTCACGACAGGGCCGCGCCGCGCGGGCAGACACGCTCCCCCAGGAAAAAAACGGGCCTGCGCTTGTTTCCTTTTCCCTTTTTTTTTATTCTGGAAATGCCGATCGAGTTTGCGCCGCGACCTTTTCCCGTTTTTTTTTGCTTGTTGGTTTGGTTCTTGTGGTGCCGCGCTTGGCGCGCGGCCCGGCAAAGAGGGTTTTCCTTTTTTACAAAAAAAGAAAAAGAGAGGAACCAACGCGACATCGAGGCCTAGCGAAAAGGGGTCCGCTCTGCAAAGGAGCGAGGTCGATCGCGAGAGGGAGAACAAAAAAAGGAAAAAAAAAGAAGACACAACTCGGGCGCTCATCTCGTGTCACAGTGCCGACGCACAGTTTGCCGACCATTTTTTTTCTCGGCCGGTGCGGCACCGCCTCCCGTTGGGCAGGCTATGGCCGCGGCCGCTGTGCCGTATCCTAGGGTCCATTTCTTTGGTCGCCTTTGCGCCTCGGCCATAGACCAATGAGAAGCACGCCACGAGACCAAAACCCGAAGCCGATAAATGACGTCGCTATCCTGCAAAGCAAGGGACCCATCGGGAAAAAGATGTGTTTGTGCCAGGTTTGGTCTTTTGGCACAGACCACGCATTTGTCCGATCTTTTTTCTCTTCTTTTTTTTTGTTGCACGCCCAATGGCCTTTTGATCCTCCTTTTTTTCGTTGCCGTGGCGTACGGGACGAGCGACCAAAGGACCCTCCCAACGACCGACCGCGCGTCCATTTGCATGTCACTGCCAGGAAAAAGGCAGGGAGCAAACTGCGCGGCCTCTCTCTTTTTTCGTGGCGCATTGCCCAAAGACCACGCGCGCCTGTCTTTGGGCCTCACAAAAAGAAAAAAGAGAGAGAGAACAGGTCGCCCTTAATTGCTCTTTTGCACTTTGGTCGCCAGGGCAACTTTTTGTTACTGCTGTTGTCATTGATTTTCTTTTTGGCATCCAAAAAAAAAGGCAAAAAGAGGCCAGTGCGCGCACCGATGGAGGAGCCCGACGACAACTGTGCGCGCGATGGCGACGCTGCATGCCAACGCCTGGCGCTGCTGGTGGCGTGCATCGACCGGCACCGGTTGTGCGCCGACGACACCCTCTTGGGCGCGTGCTTTCGGCGCCTGGTGGCGCCCGAGCGCTTGTGCGCTGCCTTTGCGCGGCCGGCCTGCGGCGCTCCATGGACAGACCAGACACCTCTGGGTGATGTCCTGCGCACGCATCTCAACTTTGCTGACGCGTGCGACGCGCTCCAACGCAGCACTGCGCGTTCTCTCTCGGGCGGACCGCCGCCCATTTCCTTTGTCGCGTGTTGTGGGTGCACGCGGCCCTGGTGTGCGGGGCGGCCGTGCGCGCGCGGGTGGATGTTGCCCATCACGGAGCGCGCCCGCAACAGACTCGCCGCGTGGCAGTGGGCAGAGACGATCGAGCCCGGCGCAGCGTCGTCTGACACGGCCTTTGGCGGCTTTTACACGCGCGAACTCGTCCAGTGTACCACGGCAGACCTCGGCTATCGTCTAATGCCCTGCAGCCAACGCCGAACGCGCTCGCCGGTCGTTGACGGCGCTTCGCAATCGCACGCCCTCGTGCGACCGCGCAAACGGTCGAGAGACGCCTTTGACGCCGCGGTCTCCACCGAGCACATGGCGATCGACGCCGACGAGGTTGCCAGCGACATCAATGAGCATAATGCTGTTGATGGCGTTTGTGATGATCATAATGATAATGATAATGAGCGAGACGGTTGCAAAACCAACAAAAAAATCGCATGCAAGCGCGACAGAGACACCCAACGGGGACCATGCGACACGGTCGACGGCAAAGAACCCGACGTGCCTCTAGTTCTGTCGTGCAGCGCACGTGGGGTGATTGGTATCCGCGATCACGGCATGTACGTCGCGGCGGTCATCACCTCGCGGCGTCACGAATTTGTCGATCGCGTCCATCCAAGCATCCCTCGCATTTACGCGCGCGACAACCAACGCGAGGGCGCAAGCGCGAGGCGCCTGGTTCGCGTCACCGGCGACGCCTTTATCGTGCGCGTCTCTGTGTCGGCTCCCCTGGCCGACTCGACCCCGTGGGACGCACAAGGGTGACGCCCCAACTGTTCCCTGCCGCGCGCCGGTGGCGTCATATGTCCATGGCGACAAAAATACGACGCACGTGCGCATTTGTTTTGACGACGAAACCCACGCGGCGTGCACGGCCTGTGTGCAACGCGGCGCGTCCAGCAGATCGCCTGCCTGGCTGGGTAAAAAAATGAAGAAAAAATGCGGCTCGGCACACGGCGCGCCCTCGGACAGGAAGGGGATTTGGGGGGGGGACGTCATCGAAAGCGTACCCAACGACAATCCCGCGTCTGTCTCAAACAGTGTTGCCTTCAGACTTTTTTTCCCTTTACGAAATAAAAACCACCCATGACGTGTCTTTTTTTATACGCCTCTTTTGCCGGCCTCTCAGGCGAGGACGCCTCGCCTTTTTTTCTCTCTGGCAACTCGATGTCCCGTGCGTGCAGAGGCACCGAAAGCGCAAACATGCGACGCCGGCTGTTGCGATGCGCCCGGCCATTTTTATCTGCCCTGCTGGGCGCTCTACAGTCGCCAGGCCCCGAGAGAGACAACAAAACAAAGAAAAAAAGTCGGCGCGGTGTCCCCGTCGCGTTCGCATTGTGTCGTTGCGCTCGCCTGGAAGTAGACCGGAACGCCAAACGGGCAGGCGGGTCTGCCCCCATTCGCCCACTATTCCTGTGGTATTCTTTTTTCTAAACAGCAAAAGAAATGGCCGTGGACACCCCCCCGCAGCGCCTCTCTGGCTCTTTCTTTGCGGCCTTTTCTGTCCCCCCATTTGAAAGTCGGGCGACCGCAAGGTGTCTCTTTTTTTTGATAGGCGCATATGTCCCGCGCGTCATCGCGCGCTCTGGGCGGTTTGTGCGCACACAAAAAACAAAGCGTCGGCGCCTCGCCTCCTTTTGTTGTCTATCTCTTTTCTTTTGCCTTGGCAGAGGCCTGCCTGGCAAGGGGCACACGAATAAAAAGGGGACGAGCGGCGCGAAAAGGTGTTGTGCGTGTGTCTACCACCAATGGACAGATATGGGCGCCTCTTGCGTGGTGCCAAAAAAAAGGGGCAACTCCTGCGGGCATGGGAAAAAAAGGTATCGAGCGGCCGCGACCAGCCCGCGCCTTTGCGGCATCCAGAGGGAAATATCCCCTCTGAAAAAAGAAAGAAGGACGGCACATGCGACCCGCAATGGACGAAAAAGAGCGGCGGGTCGCCGATACACGTCTCTGTTTGTGTTTTTTTTGCTGTCGGTGTTCAAGTTGAGGGAAAAACAGAGGGCTCTGGTCGGCGTGCGAGCGGGTCCGACAGTCGTTCTATCGCTTGCTGTAGCGTGTAGCGCCACGCCCAGTCGACATCGCTCGACGCCGCCAATGCCGCGGTGCAATCCGCCGCGAGGCCAAACAGGTCGCCCCTGGCATCGGGCGACACCTGCGACGAGCATGGGTCGACGGCGGTGTGCGCGTCCAGGCGGCACGCGCCGACGCGCCAGAGAAAGAGGCCGACGACGCGTCGCGCAATCTCGTACGTTGTCGCGGTGTGCTGCCTCGCAATGGCATCGTGCACAAATCCGCCAAAGAGGCGGCGCACGGCTTCGGCCTCGATAGCCGGCCATCCCGCGTCGACATGGCACGACGCGACATTGTGGGCGGGACGGCGTGGCACGACGCTATGCTCGGGCATAACAACGACGCCCAGACCGTGGGCGCGCATCAGCAGTACGGTGATCACGTGTGCGACGACGGGCAGGGCGCGCTCCATGTCATCGCCGTCGCGTTCGGTCCATACGCGCACCGCAAGGGCCTCGGCCGATTCGTCGGCGCACGCGTGACCGCCCCCGTGACGCATATGCTCGACGAGCAGACTGACACAAAGGACCATGAGCCTTGCGTCGCCGCCCGTCGCCGCCGCCAACACAGCCTCGGCAAACACCATCGGGTGCAGCGGCCAGCCGCCGAGACGCACGCGCGCCCACGCCTCGGCCAATCGTCGGCGCGTTCTGCTCCATCGTGTGGGTTGGCACGCGAAAGCGCTCAAGGGCGGGGTCACGCGTAACACGACCCCGCCGGATGGCGAGATCGCCAAGGTGTGATCGCCGTTTGTCTTTGCGTGTACCCACGGCCTCAATGCCGCCGACGTGTGAAAGGAGAGAGCGCGTTCGGCGGCGAGCCGCTTTGCGAGATATTGCGGGCCACACAGCAGTGCGAGGTACGGAACGCGCGCCGTTGAGCCCAGGGCCACCAGGTCTGGCAGAGAGAGACGCGCGACCAAGGCATCGGCCACCGGAGGATGATGCCACAAGAGGGCCTGCAGACCGACGGCAGCGCGGGAGGCCGAACAAACCGGCGGCGACGGCGGCGACAAATGTGAGCGTGCCGTGTGGTGCATCGATGACCGTAGTTTGGCGTCGGGTGGTGGCTTGTGTGTTTCTTCCTCCTCTCTTTTCGCCTCTGACACGCGTGATCCGCTCCCCCCCCCCAAAGCCAAAAGAGCGCGTTCTACCACGACGATGCGATGCGAGGGAAGACAGAAGGCAAACACACACAAAAAGGGCGCGTAAGGTCTGGCGGCAATCTACGTCGACAAGGCGCCGGGCGGGCGTTTTCTGTCTTTCTGATGGGGCGACGCATAAGAGAGACACACACGGACCCCATTTTTTTGATCCTTGTCGTCGGTCTCTTTCGGGTGTGGCTTTTCGCCCGTGCGCCAAATGCATGCCCCTTTTTGCTGGGGCAATTCACCACAGGAAAAAACCGGACAAAGAAAGAGCGGCAACCTCTTGGCGGCCGGGTGCAGTGTATTGTGCCTTTTTTTTTGTTTTCTGACATTTTCCGATGCCGTTGTGCCAATGGAAAAAAGGGTCGTGCGGATGTCTCTTCTTCCCGCTGCGTCTGGTATTTTCGTGATTTCGCGTCATGCGCCGAAAGCGCACACGCGTAGGCGTCTCTTTTGTCGTCCGCCGCCTTGTTTCGTGGCCGATCCCTTTCCTTTTGCCTCTCAGCATACCTCCCCTTTTTTTGTTGAAAACAAAAGGGCGTGCGAATGGGGAAAAGGTGCACGTCACCGAGGCAAACAGAGGACACACCCAGGCTTGTCTCTTTTGGGGCGCGAGGCACAGCAAGCGACAAAAGAGACCCAAAAAGAAGAGCCTTTCTCCAGCAATCTTGCACTTGGCGCCTAAACTTGGACCAGTGGCAGTTGCCTTGGCGGAAAGAAAGAGCAAAAAAAGAAAGAAGCGACCAGAAAATGGGCAACCGCCAGTGCAAGGCGCCCTTCGATGTGCGCGCCAACATGACCCTTTACCACCAACATGCACGCGACACGGCGCGCCGCCAAAAGGCGTGCGACAGCGACGACGATCGTGACGACGCCTCGCGGTTCAAGCGCGCTCTCTTTCAGTTGCAATTTGGCCGCGAAATGAACGACCAAGACAACGACGACGCCAAACTCGTTTGGCTCATCGTTACCGGCGGGCGCGTGCCCATCATCGTGACGCCCACGACGCCCACACTGCGCGAGGTGGAATGGGCGATCATTCCTAATGCCCTCAACGCCGTCGACGACGACGCGTACGAGTTCCCGGTGGTGAGCGTCGTCGTCCTTGCCAAGGCGGGCGACAGCCCGATCAAGGAGCGGATGCGCGCAGACGAGTTTTACGAGTCGATCAAAGACGGAGACAGGATTGCGTGGCGACTGGACCGCATAGGGTGTTGCTTTTGCCGCTGCGCCTGTTGATTCTTGTTCCGTATTGTTTCTCCTGCCCCTCGGTCAAAATCTCCTTTTTTTCCTTGAAGAGAAAGAGAGAAAAGATTGCCTAGAGCATTTTTTTATTGGCGAGGGAGCAACGCGCAAAGAGAATGGAATGGCGACCGCGAGCCGGACGAGCCGGCGAGGGGATCGTCGGCGACAGGCACCTTGCCGAGTGCAGGCTCCATAAAGTCGATCCACGGAATGGGCTTATGGAGAGGGCGGCGGTCGCCGCCTTGCTCGTCGTCATCATCAACGTCATCATCGCTATTGTCCTGATATGGTTCGCCGACCCATTGCGGCAAAGCCGCACGCACAGCGTCGACGTCGCACGCGACCCCATGGCGTACAACCAGGTAGTGCACGGTGCCGGTGGCGCCGATCGAAGCGCACGAGATCGTGTACGCCGTATCAAACCGCAGCGCTGTCTGGCGGCACAGCCAGTCGATGGCGCCCACCGCCGTCGTGGGCAGGACTGTCTGTGATGCCACGAGGCCGTCAAATACACCCGGAAAGGTTGACGCGAGACGGACGCAATCCACCGGGTGCATGGGTGCGCCCGCGCCCTGCGCCACGGCCTTGGCGATCGTATTGCGCGCGTCGTGCCGCCGCAGTGTCAGCAACACGGAAAGCGGGAGCGGACACTTGGGCACCACCGCGCTGTAGAGGGACGACCATGGTTTGCGTGGTCTGGTCGCGTCAAGGGCACGAACGATGGCGTCGACGTCGAGCGTTGCGTGATCAATGCGGTAGCGCGAGGCCATGCGTTGCGCAGCGTCGTCATAACCGGCGGCCGCCAAAAGGGCGACCACGCCAGTCGCCCACAGGGGTGGTTTCGTATCGACCAACGCATCGGTTTGCGTATCCGTGTGCCCCCATGGATCGGTACTAGCGTGTTGGGGAACAAGCGCTTCGAGGACTTCCATGTCGCCATAGGCCGCTGCGGTCAGGGCCGCGCGCCGAGGCCACCGCACTGAATCACACGCCAAAAGGGCCAGGGCACGTGCACGCGATTCTCGCACACGCCGACCGCGCTTGTGGCTCGGCGGCCACAAGGCAAAACAGAGATGACGGCCCTTGAGTTTGATCGTGCCGACTGCGCGTCTCGCACACCCGATGGGCATGACCGCCGTACACGGCACGCATTCGCTTTTCCAGCACGATCCCAACATCGCGGCGCCCAGACCGTCGGCCCACGCGTGGGGAAAGTGCTTGACGAGCGCGTCAACGACAAACACGGCGACGGTCTCGTTTGCATACACGATAGATTTGTGCACCCGTGAGTCGCATAGATTGTCCAGTATGTTGATGATCCCTTTGACGCTACTTGGGTCTTTGCCGCTGCCGACTTTTTGGCGGACCTCGGCGCAGAGGGCGTCAAAGTCGCCTAGGCGCTCGGCGGCCAACGCGTCGCTCAGTCGTTTCGACTGCGCGCGGGACCACTGCCACAGACGCGAAACGCGCGTAGCGTCACTGTCAGAGTTGCGCTCGTTTCGGGCATGGAGCACGCCCGGCATAAACTGGGCGAGCACCGCATGGGCGTCGTCAGACATGTACCCGCCCGCCGCTGCCAAATACGCCACGTTGTGGTTGACCTTGGCGACCTGGTGAAAGAGGTCCGGGCGGTAGCGTGCGACACCGTCGCACCACGCTTTGAGTGATTCAAGCTGGGCGCGCTGGGTACCGTCATCGGCATCGTTGCGCATAACGCGTTCCGCGATGCTGTATGGCGTGATGCTATCGAGAAAGCCGCGGCGAGCGTGCGACGGACAGCATGCGCTGTCGATGCAGCAGTCGAGGCATTCATAGTGGCCGCGCAAGATGGCGTTCTCTGCGCCCAGGACACTGGACGACTCCCATACATCCTGGCGAAAGACACAGGTGCCGGCGATCTCGTGGGCCAAGATGGCGGCCGCTTCTCTCACGCCGAGGTCGTCTGCGCATAGGAGGGCGTCGTACAGAATCCACGAGGCAAAGGCCTCGCGCGACCTCTCGCCGCCCAAATGGGCAAAGGCCGCGAGCACGAGGTCCATCAGCCGCCGACAAAAGAGCCTCGCGTCGTCCGTACGATTCGCTGCCAAGAGCGCGCTCACATGAGCAGGGTAGCACAGCGTCGAGCAGCCCATGCGTATCGTGAGATGGATATTGTCATAGCGCGTGCCGCATGAACAGCGATCGCACAGGTGCATGTCGCACCCGCACAGACACTCGCCGATGCCAACGGCAGGACGCAACGCCAATGCCTGCGCGTGGTTGAACACGCGCAACGCGCGGCCGGCGCCCACGTAGCCCACGGCGCTACGCGCGTCGAGGAATTGCACGATATGGCAGTGAAGTTCAGGTGCGAGATCGGTCAGCGCCGACCGCTTCATGTTGGCGTCGACAGGGAATAGAGTCTGTTCCGCGAGACGGACGATGAAAATAAAGAAAAGAAAAGGGAAGGGCGGCACGCCAAGGACCCACCAGCACGCCGGATCGTTTTTTGCAGGAAGGAGAAAAAGGAAGAGGACGCAGGCCTTGTATCTGTTTGCCCCTGGCGGTCCGAGCCCCGACTGGCCGCCAAGACTCAAAAAAACCAGACACCCAATTGATCGCCTTTTTCTTATTGGATGGTGTGATCTGCCACCCAGCGCCACAGGGCGCCTGGACACTCTCCTTTTTTTTCTGGATCAGGTTTCACCAAGGAAAATATGTTTCTTTCTTGTGTATTTGGACGGCCGATTTTTTTGGACCCACACGGAAACACGGAAAAATAAAAAAAATTGTGACCAAAACACAAAGACAGCAGGCGCGCACAAAAAGAGGCGTCGTGCTGGTGGAGCGCGCAACAAATGCGCTTGCCTGGTGGCGTCCGCTCGATATGGAGAGATGCGTATTATCGTGTGACGCCTCTCTCTCTCTCTCTCTTTATTTTTTTTATTACAAAGTTAAAAGATCAGGAATGTGCGATCCGTCCCTTGCTTGTCGTGGCGGGCCCTCCTCGCTCGCCTTTGCCGGTGCGCCTTTTCTTGCGCTCAAGCCGGTGGCAGGTTTGAGGGTGGGGGGGGGGTGAGGTGAAGATAGTGGCGGTGTTGCGCCCACCGCCACATCACAAGGGATCTATGCCTTGTGCGCCAGCGAGATGGTTGTCTGCCATTCGCACGAGTGCCTTTTCGGAAAGTAAAAAGAAAAAGAGAATACGCCAAAACACAAGCGCGCAAAGAGAAAAAAAAAAGAAAAACACGAGCGAATAGTGGCGGGCGTCCAGTATGCCGACACATGGGTCTCGTCCACGAAAAAGAAGGGGGCACACCGCGCAGGGCGACGGCTCGCTGACGAAAAAAAGCACGTACGCGCCATCATTGTTTATGGAAAAAAGGTAAAAATCGTATAGAATCGATGTCGCATGTAGGGAAAAAAACAGAGAGAAAAAAGGGCCGGCGCCTAGGGGCTCGTGCCGCTGACCAAGGCCACGGCGTTGATCCCCCACACGCGGTCGAGGTGCTTGCGCACACGCTTAAAGCGCCCATAGCCCGTGGGCGAAGGCAGCGCGTGCCACGGACCAGTGTGGCCGATCGCACCGCGCCTCACGCTCGAAAGGTACGTGCACAGCGGTCCGTCGAGACCGGCGCGCGCCAATGCGTCCACGACCAACCTGTCGGCACGGTAATGGGCGTAACGGTGAGCCGCCTCCGAGGAGACCAGGCCCGCGGCCAGCACAGCCGACGCCTGCGCGGCAAAACGTGGTGCCGCGGAAAGGCGAGCCAAAGACGCCACCCGCGAGGCGCATGCGACGGCGCACACAGCCACGGCGATGCGCGCCACCGCGCTCTTGACAAACCAATCGTCGCTCGCGAGGGCGACTTCAAAGGCCAGCGTGGACCAGGCCTCGTCCGTGTTGCGCGGCAATCCGAGCGGAAGGAAGATTCTGATGCCGCTCTCTGGATAGAGGATGTGCTCGACCCTACACGGCAGCTGCACAGACGCATATTACACGTGTTTGTGTTTTTGTCATTGCCACTGTGTGTTTTGCATTACCGTCGCGCCACATTGCAAACGGCCCGTGGTGGATGATAAAGGCACAGCCTAAAAAAACAACAGAGGAAAAGGCGGCTAAAACAAAAAAAAGGGGGTGCGTATCGCAAATCCGTCAATGCGACAGCGAGTCGATTAAATGACGCACCTCGTCGTCAGCGTCGAGCGTAGGGTCGAGTTGCACGTTCTTGTCAGGACGACCCATGAGCGTAAACAACTCGTGCGCGACCCGCGAAAACTCTTGCGAACAGTGGTCTTGGGACGAGATGGCCGTTGTGGTAAAGGGCGTGCGTCGGGCACGGTGCATGTTGTCGTGTCGGCAAAAGTATCAAAAAAACACCCAAAAGGTTGGTGAGAGTCCGTGCGTGTGTATGTATGGGCGATGACTATTGGCTGGTGTGGCTGCTCCTTTGCCCCCTTTTTTTCTCCCCTTTCGTACGCCGTGGTTGGGATGGGTTTGGGCACCCTTTTTTTTTCATGACGTAGCGTGGTGCCCGGGAGCGCGCCAATGCCCCCAACGATTTTTCACATGCGAACGGGAACCGGCGCAAGAAGGAAACAGACACCTGCCATTGGACGCAAGACTTTTTTTCCCCATGAGGAAAAAAAGGCCGCGGCAACCGGCGGCACTTTTGCAGCCCGCCTTTTGTTGGCCGCCGACGAGACCACAACAGCGTGGGGAAAAACCGAAAAAAAAGGTGAAAACAACACGATCGGGCGCCTTTCTTTCGGGTTGACGAAAAAGAGTCGAACTGGTCCTGCCGCCACGGCGCTTTTTTCTCTCTTTTCTCTTGTCTTTGTTCTAACTGCATTGCTCTGCTGCGACCGTCCCCGTCCCACAGCGCACCTTTTGGCGTGACTTGTCTGTACGCTGCGTACTCCCCCCCCCGCTCTTTTGAGAGGAAAAGAAGGCCGTCCCTCCGCCCGACCACCCGCCCTTTTTTTTCTCAATGCGCGCTCGGTTTCTGGCCATGGCCCACTGACGCATGACCGTTTATTCCTCACACCAGAGACCGAAAAACCGCATTGTCGTCGGTGCATCGACTCTCTCTCTCCCTCTTCTTTGAAGAAAAAAGGGGACGCCACCACAACTGACGCGATTGCTCCCCTCCCTCGGTGACGACACATCGGCACACCCGAGTACATCATCGCCGCCACGACGATGCAGCGCATTGTCGACATCACGGTGCCACTGGCCGATGCGACGACGGGGTCGACGCACGGCGCCCTCTCAATGCCGTGCCTGTGCGACGCCGACGGGGTGCGCCACTTTTTCGGTCCGCTTCTGGTGCGCGCGAGTCGCATGCAGCGTGCGCAATCGCTCTACCGCAAGATACGCAACGTGACCACACGCCGCGTCGCCACCGACGACGAGATGGCCTTTGTGCGTCGGCACCATCTGCAACTCTACATGCGTATTATGCGCGAGCGTCGACTCCAAATCGATGATGCGGCCCGCCGCGACACGCGCAAGCGCCGGCGTCGCGCACTGCAAAAGGCACGTCAGATGCCCGACGCCGCCGGTATCGTCGATGTCAGTGTGCCCGTCACCAGAGAGGACGAAGAAGACGCGTGCCGTTTTGCGACGCCGGTGCTCATCATGTGCGATTCAGACGACGAGGCCCTCGAGGGAGGCGTCACCACGCGCTCCCGTGCTTTCGACGGCGGCGCAGACGACAAGTGCGGTGGGTTTGGCACTAGGATTGTCCGTGAAGGGTGCGGCTCTGACAATCGAGAGCAACACCAACTAGAGGAGGAAGAAGACAAAGGAGAACATGAGGAGACGTGCGAAGACGACGATGACAAGGACGGCGACTACGACGCAGACGGCACGGACGATTCGATTCCTGTTGTGGCGCGGCGGCAGACTACCGGACGCGTTCCTTGTGCCGCGGTGACGGCCTCAACCATTTATCTCGTCGAAGCGACATCGCGTCTGATTGAATTCCTCGGTGACGGTCTCGTGGCCCCTGGCGACGCGCATGAACCGCCACCCAACAAAAGAACGTGCTCTGCTCGCCCATCAGCGCCGTGCCAGCCTGATCGCGAACGCACATGGCCAGAGATCGAACCGGCCATTGCGTCATGGGCCGCGACACGCCGTGCCGCCTTTGACGCAACACACAGAGATCGATCCCGCGGCCCGACTGGCCGGAGCCGCAAACAAGAAAGGCCGCTGCGCGCCCTGTTGCCCGTTCCCTAGACGCATTGCATCGCATTTGTGTGCCATAGCAACAAAAAAAAGCGCCGTAAATGGGATAAAAAGAGACAGGGCATAAAAGGCTCTTTGTTGACAGTATGCCTGTTTCCGTTTGGACGTGCCTTGTCTCTGCTGGATGCACTAGGTTGCGGCTTCACAAAAAAAAGAGAAAAGATTATCGTCACCCTGGTCTTTTTAGTTGCCGTCTCGTTGTTGTCACCAGCGTCGCGGTTGGCATCATTTTTTGGCGTCATCGCTGGTATCGTCATTGGCATCGTCGTTACCCATCGACAGTCTTCTTGCACAGGAAGCACTGGGGAGGACCCTCGATTGATTCCATAGGAACGCAACCGAGCGCGCTTTTACGCCCTTGCAGTGCCAAAGGAGCAAAAGAGAGCCACAATGGGAGGCCAGTATAGTGTCCCAAAAAGCGTACGCCCGTTGTCCTATCCACTCAAAAGTAAACCGGCAGGCATGCCCTGCCCTCTGTGCGCCTGCCTTTTCTTTTGAAGCAAACAAAACAACATGCCACAAACACTTTTCGCCGCGTCTCTTTGACTTTTTTTTTCTCTTGCACGCTGTGGCATAGACCGCCCCTTCCCTCTTGGGCGAGGGGATATCCACAAGTAAAAAAAGTGGGCGACAGTAGGTTGTCGTGTCCTTCTTCCTTCTCTCTCTCTCTCTCTCTCTGTTCTTGCTAAGGAAAAAAAAGAGGGGCAAAATACACGAATGAGAAAAATTCGCTCGGCGATGGTCTTTTTCTTTTTTTTTCCCTGTCACCGGGCGAGACGCGGTGGCGCCGTACCATCGCCTCGACTGCACTTTCTTTGTCGATATCGTTGGCGCGTCGCCTTGTTTCCTGGCACGCAGTGGCGTGTTGGGCACACGCGCACGTTGCAGTTGCATCCACTAGGAGACACCATATAAGCGCTCGGCGGCCTGTGCCATCGCCGCACACAGCGATTCCACCGGGCGGTCGACAGGCACACCAAGCAAGTTGGCGGCGTCGGTCAGAGCCTTGCGTTGCGATGGCGCCGTCGGCGCCTCGGACCCGCATGCGCGCGATGCCGCCTGCACGGCCAGCAGTTGCCTCACCTCGTCGGGCACGTTGGCACGCAGAAAATCGCCGGTATAGGCCTCTGACGCGCGCCTCGCCAGGCCGCTCACCGATTGCAGCGCGCGCTGCATGACGCGGGCGGCTCGCATGCGCGCCTCGGCCGAGAGGGCTGCAAGGACCTCGGCGGGCTCCACGACGCGCGCAAAGTCGATCCGTTCGACGTCGCTGCCGATCCAGCCCGCCGCGGGCGGCTCGGGCAGGGCCACCGGCAACAGACCCACGGCGCTGGATTCCCCGTCGCGCGTCGCACGCGCAAATCTGGCCAGCCACTCGGCCACCACGTCTGGCTGGCCGCCCGACGCCTGCTCTACGGCGCGTCGGGCGCGCCGAGTGTATAGGCCAAAGCCCAAATCGGGTTGGTCACGCGCGGCGGCGCCGTCTTCGTCCACGACTTGGCCCGTGGCGTCGTCGACGATGACGCCTCCGATGATCTCGTTGCCCTGCCGCAGCCACACGATATGGCTCGGCGCGCCGTGAAAGAGGCCCGACCCCACGGCGACGACATACGGCGGCGCGATGTAATCGGGTGTGACCGAGGGCCACCTCAAGCGCGCTGCGTCGACCTCTGCGGCAGAGGCAAGGGGAGGCGCCTGCGGATCGGCGCGGAGCCCCAGCAGGCCACCGAGTATCCCGTCGATGCTCGCTCCCATGCCGCGCAGTTGGGTAGCCATCTCATCGCCGGCGGTGCGCCTCCTTGATGGATCGCGCGGCGCGCTCGCGGCGAGCGACACCAGGAAGGCGCGCGCATCCAACGGGCGATATCCAAGGGTGTCGTAGACCGTCTGGGCCACGCGCGTCGCCGCCGTGACGGGAGAGGCCGGCCAAAAGACGCCGGCCTGGGGCGCCAACGGGTTTACCAGGGGGTCGATCCACTCTGGGGCTGATGTGCCGATAGCGTTCAACTGCCTCGCCACCTCTTCACTGCCGAGAGCGTCGAGCACCGGGCGGTAATAGGACGCCAGGCGCCAGGGCGCGGGCGGGCTGCCGTCGGGCTGTGCGGCCATCGCGTACTGTTGAAGAGCGCGTACCAGCGCCCCCTCGTAGGGGTCGAATCGGGCTGCGCGATCCGGCGTGATGGCGTCGAGCCACCGCGCGAGCGCCTCTGCAGAGGTCAGCCCCACAGAGGCAGCCCAACGCCGCACGTCGGCCCATGTGTGCGCTGGCGCGCGTTGCATCCTCTCCTTTTTTTCGCCCCTTGTCGTTGCCTCTGTTCTTTTTCCTCCTTAAAGGATAAAAAATGCACGTGCAGGGCTTTGCGGGCCACGCCCAAAAGGAAGGGGGGACGGGAAGATACACAAGGAGAGAAAGAGGCGACGCAAACACAAAAAAAAGAAAGCACCAGGAAACAGGAGCAACAACGACGAGGCGCGATTTTTTTTCTCTGGCGGTGTCGTTGCTTTTTTTTTAAAAACAGACGGCGGGACAATAAGGCGCTGGGGCATTGCGGCAGCAACCAGGGCGCCAACAACAGACATGGCGTGCCTGCTGCCACACGGGAGAGGAAAAAAAAAAGAAAGGAACAAAAGGCGGAGGAAAACCCCCATCGAGGGACGCTTTGCCCTTTTTCGCGCTGGTGCGATTGCACGAGAAAAAAAAGAGCGAGGAGACAAAGACACAACGGTGGCTCTTTGCTGCTGTACCCCGCTTTCGCGGTTGTCTCTGGCGCGGGACCGCCTCCTTTTTCCGCAGCGCACAAAAGCGTCGACCTATTTTTTTACATCGATCTCTTTTTTTGAAATGGCTCCTCTTTTTTGCCTTTTGTTTTTTTCCTGAAAAAAAACAAGACACTGGAAGGGACAATCAGAAAAAGGAGCGACGCGCTCTGCAAGCAGACCGTTTCCGCCAGCAGCGTCGTCACCGACGACACGATCGTTCCTTGTATCGCCGCCGTCATTCCTGGACGTTGTCGTCGTGGGCGACGTGGCCGTTATTGTCGGTGTTGGTATCGGTGCTCTTGTCGTCGGGTTCGGCGGTCGTCTCGCTGTCGTCGTCGTTGGTGCGATATTGTTCTTGTTGATGCGATGGTGGTTGGGGCGGAACGGGATCGAGAGAGAGGTCGGTCCAGTCGATCTTGGGGCGACGGTGCTTGACCAAAAACGCGTTGGCCTGCGTAAAGTGACGGCAGCCAAAGAACCCGTCGGCTGCCGACTTGGGCGATGGGTGCGAGGCCTCAAGAATCTTGTGGCGGTTTTGATCGATCAGTTTGCGCTTGCCCTGGGCGTCGCGGCCCCACAGCATAAACACCACGGGGTGCGCCGAGCGCTTGCTCACCGCCGTGATGATGGCGTCGGTAAAGGGCTCCCATCCGCGACCCACGTGCGAACCCGGCTGGCCGGCCTCGACCGTAAGGCACGTGTTGAGCAGAAGCACGCCCTGGCGCGCCCACCCGACGAGGCAGCCCGTCGTCGGCGCAAAGACCACGGGCTTGGGCGTGGCAAGGAGGTCGGTGTGGACCTCGCGAAACACGTTGGCCAAACTGGGCGGCGTCGGCGTGCCGGCGCGCACCGAAAACGCCATCCCGTGGGCCTGGCCCTCGTGGATGTATGGGTCCTGGCCGAGAATGACAACGGCTATGTCGGCCGGTCCGTCGCCGCCGCCGACGTCGCCCGCCGGAGCGGCGTTGGGCGTCGCCACGCGACAGCGCCGCAGCGCCTCAAACACGTCGGGCATCGGCGGATAAAACACGTGATGGTGCCCGATCTCGCACCGCAGAAACTGCGCCACATGGTCAAAGGTGTAGTGCGAGCAGGCCTCGCGCAGGATCGGCTTCCAGTGGCCGGGCACGCGCTCAAAGAGCCACGCGGCGTGCGGCTTGAGCGGACAGTCGGCGTCTCCCGTGTCGTTGTTGTGATCCCCGTCGGTCTGGGCGACGCGCGCCCTTTTCTTGACCACATCCGAGGCGGCGACGGGTGCGGTCAGGACCGACGACGGTTTTGTCGACGTAGCAAGCGCGGGAGCCGGGCGCTTGCGCGGTATAACAAATTTGTCCATGTGCGCACAGGAGCCGAGGGGGGGGGGAGAAGAGCAGGGATCGATCTTGGAGCCTTGTGATCGAGTTTAGAGATTGTCGCCGCTTGCGTCGGATCCTCCCAATGTGCCTCTTTTTGCCTGCAGTTGCGACGGTGCAGCGTCTGTGCAGAATCAACAAATGAAAGAAAAAAATGTGTGTTATGAAAAAAAAGGAGAGACGGCAGTCAAAGCAAAAGGAGGCGCCAAATCCGGTGAGATCAAAAAAAAGCGAGCATACAAAAGGGGGCAACATACCGTCGGCGGTGGGTTTTTAGGTGCGGCTGAGAAAAGCGAAGCGTACCCAGGGCCGTTTCGCAATACAAAAAAAAGAGGAAGAAAGAGACTCGACGAGGGTGGCAGCGATGGGGCTGTGTCGCGATTTTCGTGGGACCTCTCTTCTCCGGGTTTTTTTCTTGGCCACTCGGCTTGGACCTTTTTCTTCTCATTAACGACCAATGGCCTTTTTTTCTTGTGATGTTGCCTTTTTCTCTGTGCCAAGGTGCGGGAAAAATGAAAACAAAAGAAAACAATTGAAAGAAAAATATTGATGACGCGCGCGCCACGCGAAAAAAATCAACAGCAAAAGGCGCAAGGACGACGTATCTTGGCAACCGCAAACACGTGCGCTGCCTGTCTCGACCAATGAGAATAATACATACGGGAGGGACCCGGCACCGCCTGGGGTGAGCAATGGTCCCGATTCGCCGCCAAACTGGAGCGACTCCGTGGGGGCGTTGGGGCGCTGTGGCTGCGCGATAGGCTCCCGAGGCACGCGACGGGGGATCGGGAAGAGGACGCATAAAGGCCCACCTTTTCGGTGCCCGTTGTCCCCTTTTGTCGCTGCACATTTTGGCCCATACGGCAGAACCGCCCTCCACACACTTTCATCGGTGTCCGATAACATCAACAACACTATTCGCAGGCTCTGCCTTGTTGTGTCGGCACTCTTCTTGTTGTCTCTATCGTATCCGTTGCGCCGCATCCCTTTTTTTCCCCTCGCGCGAGCAACCTCTCTGGACACGGCTGCGGTTGGACCACGCCAATCGCACAACCGACTGATCACCGTCGAGAGGAAAAGAAAAAAGATCAAAGAAAAAAAAAGGAAGATCCCTCCCTCTACAACGACGGCACACCCTGCACATCGTTTGCTGCCCTTCATCCCCCATGACATCGACTGCAGACATCACCACCAGCACCACCGCGCTCCCGCCCAAAGAGGCCATGAGGCCATCGCGGGAACCGACCAAGCCTAGTGGCGCCTGCGTCGACGACACCTCGCGCTTCATGAGTGAAGAGGCCTCCCTGACGGCCAAGCTGACGGCGCTCGCGCGCATGGAGCCGCCGCTTGATCCGCGCCTCGATCTGAGCGCCGTCGTCCAACGCGTCATCCAAGGCGCCTGCGCGGGAATGACCGTGGAGCAGGGCAATGCGCTCATTGCCGAGACCGCCGTCGCCCTGTCGTCGACCCACACCGATTATGAGACACTGGCCGCGCGCGTGGCCGTCAGCGCGCTGCACGCGAAAACGCCGCCGCGCTTTTCCGACGCCGTGGCCATGTTGGCCGCCAACGTGCACGGCAAGACGGGCCGCGCCGCGCCCTTGGTCTCCAACGAGGTGATCGCCTTTACGGCGGCACATCGCGACGTGCTCGACGCCGCCATACGCCACGAGCGCGACTATGACTACACCTACTTTGGCCTCATGACGCTGCAGCGCGGTTATCTGGTGTGCACGCACGAGGGCGCCGTCGACCGGCCTCAGTACATGATCATGCGCGTCGCCATCGGCCACTATGGATGGCCCGAGGTCGACGATGCGCTGGAGCGCGTGCTGACCACGTACGACATGATGTCGCGCCACCTGTACACGTCGGCGACGCCCACGCTCTTTAACGCCGGCACGCCGTGCGCGCAAAACTCGTCGTGCTTTCTCTTGCAGATGAAGGCCGACTCGATCGAGGGCATCTACGACACGCTCAAACAGTGTGCCCTCATCTCCAAGGCGTCTGGCGGCGTCGGGTTCGCCACGCACAAGATCCGCGCCTCTGGCTCGTATGTCGTCGGCTCCAACGGCAACTCCAACGGCCTCGTGCCCATGCTGCGCGTCTTTAACGACACGGCCCGTTATGTCGACCAATGCTTTACCGGCGACGCGCTCGTCCTCACGGCAGACCGTGGACCCGTGCCCATTGGCCTCCTCTACCGAGAGGCGGCGGCAGCGACGGCCGACAGCACGACCCAACCTCCCATCGAGTCGGGAACGACGATCGCACAGGCCCACAGCGTCAAGGTCCTATCTGACGATGGTCGCTGGTGCACGCTCGGAGGCGTCGTCAGGCACGCCCCAAAGCCGCGCGCCACGCGCCTCGTAGCCTCTGGGACGACCCTCATACCGCGTTGGGCCATGCCCAGCGCCAATGCGCTGCGGTTCGCTCATGGCGTACGCCTCACCGCCCAACATCAGGTCCAGGTCCTGTGCGACGTGCTCGATCATGGGCGTCCCGTGGTGATTGCCAATGTGTATCCTGCGTCTCTCCCCCCTTCTGCCCTCGACGACGACGCTTTGTCAAATGGAGACGAAAGGGATGCTGATGGTGACGCGTCCGATGCGGTCGACGGCAATGGCCAACAGGCGCTCGAAAAGGGCGCGCAAGCAGAGTCGACGCTCGACGACCATCTGGCCTCGCTGTGCGAACGGATCAATCGCGGCCACGTGGTCCCGCGTATGGTCGACGCCGACGATCTCGTGCCAGGCGCTATCTTGTGCGTGCCCGCGCCGCCTGAACCCGAGTCCACGGCAGAGACGGCACACAAACCGAGCGACTGGCGCATGGCCGGCATCCTCTATGCCGCGAGCAGCCACGGCGCCACGCAGATCTGCGCCGCTTCGGACAGCAAGACGGCGCACTTTATCGCGACCTACCTGGCCGTGTCTGACCCGGACTGCGCCGCGTCCGCGCCCTCGAAAAGCGGCCTGCTGCGTTGGCGCCTCGCGCACCCAGGGCTTGCCACAGCGCGCGCCCTCTCTGACCGTGCGCGCCTGGCCGCGGCACCGACGTCGGCCATCGAGTCGTTTTTGCGCGGCGTCTACGAGGCGCTCGACGGCAGCGCAAACGTCAGCGTGGCGACGCCGCTGGTCACCACGCTCCGCTGGCTCAGTCTCAGGCTCACGCGCGTAGCCGCCTCGCACAGTCCGCACGCAGACGTGATCGCCTCTGGCAAGGCCGGTGTCTTGTCGTGCGGCTCGCAACCTTCGGCCTTGTGCGCTGTGCCCTTGGCCGACGGCACGATGAGGCCCGACGTGGTGCCGTGGTCGATCGTGCACGGCAACGTGGTGCACATGCCCATAGAATCGATCGACCCCGTCGACGCCGCCGCCGTTGATGATGATCAAGGAGATGCCGGTTCGAGAGCGCCGGGCGACGACGGCGCGCTGTACGATCTCGAGGTCGACGACGCCTCGCATACCTATAGCGTGCTGGGTCTGGGCGCTTGCCACAATGGCGGCGGCAAGCGCAAGGGCGCCTTTGCCTCTTACCTGGAGCCGTGGCACGCCGACGTCCACGACTGGGTCGAACTGAAAAAGAACCACGGCAAGGAGGAGATTCGTGCGCGCGATCTCTTTTACGCCCTGTGGACGTGCGACCTGTTTATGCGCCGCGCCATCACCGGCGGCCAGTGGTCGCTCTTTTGCCCCGCCGAGGCGCCCGGTCTCGACGCGTGCCACGGCGCCGCCTTTGACGCCCTCTACGAGAGGTACGAGCGCGAAGGGCGCGCCCGATCGACCATCCCCGCGCGCCAACTTTGGGCGGCCATCTTGAGCGCCCAGATCGAGACGGGCACCCCCTACATGCTCCACAAGGATGCCGCAAATCTTGCGAGCAATCAACAAAATCTGGGCACCATCGTATGCTCCAATCTGTGCTGCGAGATCATTCAGTATTCGTCGCCCGATGAGTGCGCGTCTTGTAATCTTTCAAGCATCGCCCTGCCCAAGTTTGTCGTGCCGGATCCGCGCGGCGACGATCGCACCGGGCCGCTCGACCCGAGGTACGACGATGCCGGCGTGGCGCTGGGCATGGTCTTTGACCATGCGGCGCTGGCCGAGGTGGCCAAGGCCATCGTCAACAACATCAATCGCATCATCGACATCAACTATTACCCGGTGCCCGAGGCCCGTCGTTCCAACATGCGCCACCGGCCCATGGGCATCGGCGTGCAGGGACTGGCCGACGTGTTTGCCCTCATGGACCTCCCGTGGGACAGCCCCGGCGCGCGACGCCTCAACCGCGCCATCTTTGAGACCATCTACTATGCCGCCGTGGCAGAGTCGGCGCGCCTGGCCGCGGTGCACGGCCCCTATCCGTCGTACCACGAGGGCACGTGGCGCGACACTGCGGGCGTCGAGAGGCACGGCTCGCCGGCCTCGTGCGGTTTCCTGCATCCCGACCTGTGGGCGGCATCGGTCAACGACGCGCGCCGTTGGGAGGGGTGCGACGCCGTGCCACTGGCCCCCGAACACCGCCGCCCGTTTGACCCCAAGGTGCACGAGAGCGGTCGCTGGAATTGGGAGACGCTGCGCGCCTCGGTGGCCGAGCACGGTCTACGCAACTCGCTGCTCGTTGCCGTGATGCCCACGGCGTCGACATCGCACATCCTGGGCAACACCGAAGCGTGCGAGGTGCTCACGAGCAACATCTACACACGCCGCGTGCTCTCGGGCGACTTTACCGTGGTCAATCGCCACTTGGTCAAGCGCATGATGGAGCGCGGCCTGTGGACGCCCGAGTTCCGCGATCGCCTCGTCGCGGCACGCGGCTCGGTGCAGGGCTTTGCCGACGACGAGGTGAGCCCCGATCTCAAGGCCCTGTTCAAGACCGTGTGGGAGATACCCAACCGCGTCACCATCGACATGGCGGCCGACCGCGCGCCCTATGTGGACCAGAGCCAGTCGCTCAACCTCTACTGCGCCGAGCCCACAATGGACCGGCTCACGTCGATGCACGCCTACGCGTGGCGCCGCGGGCTCAAGACCGGCATGTACTATCTGCGCACCAAGCCCGCAGCCAACGCCGCCCAGGTCACGGTCGACGTGGTTGCACCCACTGCCGGTGCCGCCGCCGATCAACAGTCCGACTCTTTTGTGCAAGAGACCGCGACCAACGCGATCGCGTCGGGTGCCGGCTTGCCCGAGCCCGACGGAGAGGTCTGCTACCCCGGCTGCGAGTCGTGCAGCGCCTAAAGCAAGAGCGCCATCGATCTTTCTTGCCCAAAAAATGAATCCGTTCTCTTTTCCTCGTTGATTTTATCCTCGTTTTTCAATTGTCTCCAAAGGCGGCGCGCGTGCAGGTTTGTTTGGTCCCTGTCCCCTTTTTTATTTTTTTCCTAATTAAAAAAAAAGATTGTTCAACAAAAGCCTCCGTGTGTAGCACGGGGTGGCGTTGACACACCCACCGCAGCCTCGCGGGCAATGTGCGGCGATACGACTCGAACAAATCTGCGCAAATTGACGCAAGGGCGCCTGCTGTCCGCGGCGCCTCTGTCCCAAGGAGAAAAAAAAAGAGAGAACGACAAAAGAAAGCAGCCGGGCACCACAACCGATACCGGCGAGATGACCCAACGCGGGCACGCACACAAAGTCTGATCCCCACAAACCGCGTCTTTTGTTTTCGCTGGACAATCCTATTCTCCTTTCCTTTTGTAAAAAAATATACACGTCGCAAAGGGGCGACCGCAAAAGGTCGATGCAGTCCCCCCTTCTTTTTCGGCTGGCGAGATTATGGTGCGCAGCGTCCGATGGGTCGTCGCTTGCCGGCTCTGGCCTCTGGCCGGTCGTCACCGTCGGTCGCGTCGTCTTGCTCGGGTGCGTAAGGGGCGGCGGTGCAGTAACCCTCGCACCCGACGTCGTCGTCGATGAGGTCATAGAGATGGTCGCGCCCGACACCCTCGGGCAGATGTCTGATAAAGTCGTGCACGCACATGTCGGCAAACTCCCACATCATCTCAAAGGCGTCGACGCGGCGCCGCGGTCCGGCGCAGCGCAAGAGGGCCTCGCGGACGTCGGCCGGTCGGGCAATATCCACCACGTGGTCGATCACGCACAGGCGGTCGCGTTCGGCGGCCTCGCATAGGACGGCAAATGCCCAGCGCGCCCAGGTGTCGGGCGCGACGACCTCGGCGCACGCCTCAAAGAGACCGGCCACGACATCGCCTTTGTCGAGAGAGGCCGCACTATGGATGATGCGCTCCATGTCGTCTTCACACACCTCGCGCGCCAGAGCCTCGGCCGCCATGGGGCGCCCGCGGGCGGCAGCCTCGTAAAGACCGTCGCACGCCCATCGGTCGCGCTTGTGCTGCGGTATGCCCGACTCGGACGCGGCGCACGCCGTAAAGAGGCACTCGATCGGTTCGGCCTCGTCGTCGTCAATCAACCGAGCGAGCGCCTCCTTGACGGCCTTGGCGCGGCGGCCATAGGCAAACGCCACCAACACGAGAGTCGACTCGGTGTGGAGGCGCGACGCGGCCCTGTAGACGAGGCGCCCGGCGAGTTGCAGCCGGCGTCGTCCGGCAGTGGCGACCTTGCAAATGACCTTGACGGCGTCGCAGTCGTCGATGACTCTGTAGAGGGCCGACTTGATGTGGCGCGCCGTGCAGTCCCTGTCCATCAACGCGCGTAGGGCCTCCTTGTCGTTGGCGATCGCGGCGCGAGCGATCATGTTGCGCCGCCGCTCAAAGAGCAAGCGTTCTCGTGTTTCGCCATCGCCTGGCAACCCGTCCCTCTTTTCGATATCGTCGCTGTGGGGTGCGGCGTCGTTGTTATCATCAGCGTCGTCGTCCGAGGCCGCCGGTGCTGTGTTGGTGCGCGCCCGCTTTTCGACAGACGCGAGAGCCGAACGCGTCGCCGTTGCATCGGTTTCGATTCGCCGTTTGAGCGCCCTTTTCATTGTGCCCACGGGTGTCGCGTCTCTGTGTGCGCGCGCTCGCTTTTGTTTCTCTGTCCCCGTGGAAAAAACGGCGGTGCACGGTGCCGGTGGCCCTGTGTGATCTGCTCCGGTGCCAAAAGCCGAACCACAAGGGAGGAGGGAGGGGGCGCGCAACGGTACGGGGTTGCGTCGGTCGGTCGGTTGTAACAATGTATTTTTGGAGCCGCCGCACGGGGTGGTTCTTGTGTATTTTCACAGGATTCAATGTCATTGGTCTATTGCCTACGCCTTTTTTAGATCACGCCGACGGCGACCCAGGGTTGGTCGCCCTGCCAGCCCTTTTGTCCCTTTTTTCCCCTTTCGGGGCGATTCTCTTTCGAAAGAAAAAGGCGCGCACGTGCGCGAGAAAGGACAGCCAAGGGCACTGAGGAGAGGGGGGGTCTTTGACCTATGGCCGTACTGGCGCAATCCTGCCGCCCTGCGCCTCTTTCTCTCTTCTGTTTGCCGCTGGCGCGCCTTGCGGGCCGTGCCGCCTCTCTTCCTGTATCAGCGGGAAAGAGGAGCCCGCGGTATGCGCCGCAGGTCCAAGCCCATTTTGCTCACACTATCGCTCACCATTTTAAATGCTTTTTTGAGGAAAAAGTTTCAAATCCCACCACGGCACCCCGTCCTCGGCAGGTCTTTTTTTGCGAGCACTGGCGAGGCGTGCGCTCTGCTCTTCTTCTCGGTGAAAAAAAAATGTGGGATCGATAAGGGGCGCGGGCACTGGAGCGAAAAGACAGCGACCTCGTCACAGACAGGAAAAAAAAGATCACATGGCTTTTCCGTTCCTTTTTTTTACCTCAACAAAAAAGGGGTGGGCAAGACGACAAAAAGACTGTGCTAATCAGGTCGTCATGTGGGTGAGAATGGTCGGTGCCGTGACGCCGTGGCGGATGCGCTGCGAGGCCTCGACGAGGCCGACACAGTCGAGCATGGCGCGAAACACCCCGTGCATGGCATAGGCCGGCGGGCAGCGTAAAAGGGCGTCAGAGAGCGCGCGCTCGATGGTCCACAGACACGGGCCGTCGATCGACACGCACCTGTAGAGTTGGTCGGCCCATCTGATCACCGGGTCATCGAGCGGGCGGGCGTCCACGACGGCGGGTCCCGCCCAAAGGCAATAGTCGATCGCGAACCGCTCGATCGCCGTTGGCATGTCGAGTTGGACCGGCACGGGTGAGTGGCGCACCCAGATGCCGCCAAGGCGCTGGTAGGTCACGTTGCCGACGACGGCGACCTGCGCGGTGCTGGTCAAGATGGCGGCGGCAAAGACGCGCGGCCACGGTTCGCCCGACGGTCCGGGACACGATGTGCACGGCGCCGGCGCGATCCCCGCGTCCGCGGCGACCGTCGGCGGGATCGAGCCGTTGAGGTATGCGCGCACACCCGCGAGAATGGCACGCGCAAACCAGAGGAGGGGCAGGCGACCGCGGCAGTCGACCTCGGCGACGTCGTCCGATAGCAGGATGCGATGCCGCGTGGTGAGATTGACCAGGGCGATGGCGCTCTCGACCGATTCTTGGAGCGAGGCCATGGCCTCTGTGTCCTCGGCGGCGACGGCCTGGCGCATCCGCGGCAGCAGCCTCCTGAACCTCTGCGCAAAGTAGAGGTCCCTGGCAGGCACGACGAGCGTGTCGGTCTCGTCAAAGATGAGCGTGATCGCGGGCGGCACGTGCCGCGCCAGGGTGACGACGGCCGAGACCAGCAGGTCCGGCGCGTCGAAACACGTCGGGAGCGCGTCATTGATGGCCACACAGCGGGGTACCGTCGGGTCGGTCCACACCGCCGCGACGCGCCTCATGAGCATGCTCGTGTCGTGTTCCTGCTGCGCGTCCAATTTCCGATGGGCCTGGAGGCGAAAGGCCTCGATGAGCCTGCCGTCGAGTCTCTCCCTGAGCAGGCGCTGAATGTGTTGCCACTGCCGCTTCCGTTGCTGTTGTTGTTCTGGCGGAGGCCGCTCCTGCTGTTGTTGTTCCAGGGAGGATTGATGTTGATACGGTTGGTGTTCCTGTTGTCGCTGGCGTGCCGGGTGCGTGTGCGTGGTGGGACCAAATGCCCGCGGGAGCGCCGGGGCCTGCATGAATGCTCGAATAAAGAAGAAGAAAGAAGAAAAGGGACAGCCGACCGCGGAGCGGCCTTATCTGCAATGCACGCAGTCGGGTTCCCGATACTTTTCCTCTTTTCGCTGGTCTTTTTCGACGATCGCTCTTTTTTTTCGCACCCCGAGGCCTGATGTTGCCTTGTATTGCAGTGTGTTGTTGTCGTGCGTGTGTACCGCCCCGGTGCTTTTCGCGCACGAATACGCCGCGTCTCTTTCCCGACACAACGGGGCTTTTTAGCCTCTTTCTCCTTTTTTTTTGCGCAAACACCGAGAGAGCACGCGCGCGACGATCGGGACCCCAATAGGAGTGGGTTGCCGTGGGTGGGGATTTCCGGGCGGGAGTATGGCGGCGGGCGAGTCTCTTCTTTTTTGGTCTGCTCTGTGCCTGGTTGGGCTCTTTCTTTTTTTTTGGTGGCACTCATTTTTTCGTTAGCCTTTTTTTGCGCTCGACCGCATTGGATTGGTGGACGTTTCCACACATTCCAAATAAAAGGCACGTGCAAGATCAGGCAACACTAATCGAAAACATCTATCGCCTTTTTTTCTACTGCTCTGCCGTGGGGCGCCGCGTGCAGTCACGCCAAAAGGCGGACGATATTGAGCACGCGCACAACATCACGGGCATCATCACGAGTAGCGATCCCTTTTCGGGACCGCCCTTGCAAATCGTACGCCGGTCGGTGCTTTCTCTTGCCATGTGCTCTTTTGGCCTCGTCCGGTAGCGGCGCCCTTTTTTGTCTAGGAAAAAATCGAGCGCTCTCTTTTTTTTGATTGTGGTCCGCGCTCTTGGGTGAGACGACGCATCGCCAACATTCCCTTGCTGCGGCACGAATGAATATAAAAAAGGACAAAAATGGGCAAAAGCAAGATCGGATTCCTCCTCTTTTTCTCTGAAAGGGAAAAGGGTGAGCAACCTCGATAGGGGATCGGGTGGACTCTCTTTTTTTTTGCCTTGCTCTTGTGTCGCAGCGCCAAGAACAAACAGGCCGCGACTCGACAACAGCAAGATGAGGCGCAACAGCGGAAAAAAAAAGGGAGGAATCATTCGCGGAGCAGAGGGTCGTCCAGGAGCGCGTAGAGGTCGGCCACATTGTCGACATCGGCAGCCAGGATGCGCGCCATGGGGTTGTAGGGCACCGACGGGTCGGAAGGCATGACCGGCCTATAGAAACGGTGGATTTGCCTCTCGGTGATCGTCCGCCCGCCGCAGGCGTCTTGGAATTCGGCCAAGGTGAGCAAACGGCCGTGCGCGCAAGCGTAACAGCCCGACTCGATCGCAATGCGTGAATTGGCCTGCGGCACGTAAAACAGATCGAGCGCCGCTAGACCTTTGCCGGCCATGGCCGACGCGACGTACGAGGCGACGCGCCCCAGGTTTTTTCTGGTGTCGAGAAAACCCGCCATGCACTTGGCCGTTCTGGCAATCATGTCGAGATCTCTGATCCCACCACAGCCCCGGCCGTACGGACCCAGGGCGGTCCTGTGGATATCCGTCATAGGAAACGACTCGATGATCGGCACGCATGTATTCGGCGGCAGCGAGGAGGAGACATCGTCCGGCAGGCGGGCTGGGTTTCCGCCCACGAGCACAACGGCGTCGGGCGCGTCGTGTGCATACTTGGCTAGCTTGCGTGCCAGGCGATCCGCTTCAATGGGCCCGCCGGACAGCGCCACCGCATTGAACCATGTACTGAACTCGCCGTCGCGTTTGACGCCGTGCGGCATTGAGACGGCAACGTCGCACCACCCGTCTGGAGTTCTGTGGCCGCTCCAGTTCGCCACCGCAGAGCGATGGTGCGGGGCGTACGCGCGAACCATCTTGGCTGTGAGGCACGAGCCGGTGGCGACCATGAGGTGTCCGGGCAGGGCACCGACGCGTTCGGCAAGCTGTGACACGGTCATGTGTCCCAGGCCTGTATTGTAGTGTTCGCCCGAATCGTAGGACGCGCGCGACAAGGCGCGCGGTGCCGCCTGGTAACGGGCAGGCGTCTCCGTGGCGACAGGGCCAGGGAGGGCCGCGGCAGCGGACGGTGTATCAGCGGCAGGCGCAGGCGCCACAGGGACGTCGATCTCCGATGATGCCGCCGCCACAGGTGGCGACGCGGCGATCGCGGCGACAATCTCGTTCAGCTTGGCCACGAGATCAGCCACGGCCGCGTTCTGCGCGGCCGACTCGGGAACGTTCACACGTTGAGCAGTTGCGGGATTGGACATGGCGTGCGTATCGGACGCTGGTGACGGTGGCGGCCAAAAGACGCAAGGGGACGCGCTCGAGAGGAAATCAGCAGGCGCACTGGTGAGTACGCTGTGATGCCAGAGGCGTGGTGTAAATAAAACAACAGACCGTCGACGCGACCAGTCGCCTTTTTGTGGCGCGCGCGCACCGCACGCCGAGTCCGCGCGCTACGCAACAAAGCACATTTTTTTGGCGTTCATTGGCGGGGGGGGGTGGAGAGGAAGGGGACTGTCGTTTGCCCGTGTGCGTGGTCCTCTCTGTTCATTGCTCGCTGTGCACGTGCAGGTTTCGGGTTTTTTTCCGGCTTGCAGATCGGCCCCGTCGGTCGCAACGTGGCCAGAGCACTTTTTTAATCAAAAAAAAAAGAAAAGAACAAATGCCGTCGGGCTGTATTTTCTTTTTTCTCTCTTTTGTTTCGTGCGGACCAGGCTCGAAAAGGCGGGCTGCTAATCTGGCGCCAGATCGGTCGCTGCTCTTCTTGCGTTCCTTTTTCTCTGGCCAGGCGCGCGTCGGTTCTCGTGTGCCTCCCTTGTGTGGTGGGGGTTGTTGGTGCCGACAAAGAGAGGACGGCATGGCGACTGCGGTCTCTTTGGTGACAGCACCAAGACACAAAAGAAAAAGGAGCCCCAAATGTGCCAGAGGCGACGCGACACCATTTTTTTTGCAGAAACACAATATTAATAAATTCGACAGGGGAGGACAAGAGGCAAAGAAAGATGGCGTCAATTCATGGTCTTTTTTTTCCCGCCTAGAGCAGTGGCGATCACCGGTCAGTCGTCTTTGGACTTGTTGGCGGTCGTGTCGGACGCGGTTGTACCGTCATCCTGCCTCCAGCGCCTGATGCCGGCCGAAACACGTGCGAGCACTTCCTTGTCGCCCCTGTTGTGTCGTTGTTGTCGACGCGTTTTTTTCATCGCCCGGTCAGTCGCAGCGCAGCACCGGCCAAAGGAGGAAAAAAGAGACAACCATTTAAAAAAAAGAGAGAACAAACAAGAGGCAGGGACGCGCACCTGCCCGTGTAAACGGCGGCGATGGCTGCGGCCCGGTCCTCTGCCGTCGCGTACTCGTCGGGGAGCGCGCGCACCGTGTCGATTGCCCTTTGTGCGCGTATGTGGTACTCTTGGCTGGTCATCATACCAGGTGGACCAAGGGGGTCGTCTTGGGAGAGCGCCGCGTAGCCCCGAGTTGTGGCCGAGTGCGCCTGGCCCATGGTGGTGATCAACGCCAAGAAAGCGTAAGAAAAAGTTGGGCGGTCAGGCTGTGCGACAAGAACCGTGTGTGGCCAGCCGCTGTGGCTTCTCAATGTCGTCTGTTGTAGACCGCCTTTTCTTTTTCTCTTTCAGTTTTGTGCCCGAGCCGCGGTCGCCGCCCGTGCGCGCATGCGATTGGTCATGTCCAAATGTTTAGGCAGGGAGATCAAAATCTCAATACGCGCGGCGAGGTTTTTTGACCCTCGCCGCCGGTACAGAATCGTGTCGACACTGTTCGCCCTCTAAAACCGACTGTGTCCAACAACCAAGAGAGAAAAAAAAGAGGGCCACCCACTTGGAGACACCAGAGGCGGGCGCCGCGGCAAAAAAAGAGGGGCTCTTTGGACGGGCCGAAAAAAAACAACCACCAAAGCGCGACGAGATGCACATTAATTGGGAAAAAAGAAGGCACCAATCTGGCGCCAGATTTATTTTCCGCGTCGAGATCCCCTTGCAAGTTTTTTCGCCACACCTGCGCCAGAACCGCTAGGCGCCCTTTTGCTGTCCCTCTTTTTTTGTGCGGCACCCTTTTCTCTTGTGCCCGTGGGCCTCTTTTCCCCCTCTCTTTCCCTTGCCGCGCAGTCACCCAAAGACTAAAGAAAATGGAAACAGAAAAAAGATAAAAAAAGGCAAAGATGTCGCCAACAAAAATCGGTCGGCTATAGTGTGTCGACATAAAAATCGCCAATGGCACGACATCATGGGCCAGCAACAAAAGGCGCCCTCTTTTCCGCCGTTGCAACACACTGCAGACAAGCGCCAGCAAGACGCAGCCGACGCACATATACAACATACTCGACCACCTCGTTTATCCCGACAAGCAAGAAGAACAGGAAAAAAAAGACAGGCCAAAGAAGATGTTGGCGACCATGATCCGATGCAGCGAGACCACGGGGCTCGGCAAGCGTCCTTTGACGCCGGACGAGCGTGCCAATGCACCGGCCAAGAGACGCCGGCAGACAGACGACGACACACGCGACCTGGACGCGGGCATCGACCCGCGGGTGTTTGCGGTCTTTTTGGCCAGAGCCGCCGTCGGGGGCATGACCAAAACGCTGGCCCTCATGGTCGCCGATGCGTCCGAAGAGCACATCGAAGCGGCCCTGTGCCACATCATCGACAAGCACAGAGCCGTCCAGCGCATCTGCGACGCCGTCGGAACGATAACGGATGCGCACCGAATACTGTGCCTGGCCGCCACGCAAGACGCCCGCCGTAGCATCGCCGCCATTGTCGAGCGCGCGTGCAGCACACGCGACATTGTTTCGGCGCTGTCGACCCTCGTCGCCGCAAAGGACGTCGATGCCGTGATGGCCATTGTCGACGCGTGCGCTGCTGCTCGCTGCGAACCTCAACAACCGGCACAGCGTTTTCATCGCGACGCATTGTGCGAGGCGGCGCGACAGGCAGACCCCGACGTGATCGCCGGCCTCGTATCGAGATGCGGCAAGACCAGTGCACGCGAGGCCCTTATCCATCTCGCCGGCGAACCCCGAGCCTTTGAGGCGCTGTGGTCACGTGCAGGTCTGTGCGGGCGCGACCTCGTCAGTACCGTCGGGACCGCCGGCGCGGCGGCGACTCTTCTGCGCGATGCCATCGCATCGGGGTGTTGTGACCGTTGTGCGATCATGAGTCGGTCGACGGCTCCGCGCCCCCTTGTTTGTGCTGCGGGCGCGACAGCACCATAGAGCACCGCCCGCCATCTTTTTTTTCTTTCTCGCTTGTCAAATATTTTTTCCTCGACTTTTTTGCCATTTTCAAAAAAAAAGAAACAAAAAACGCACTGCCAAGAGGATCGGCCATGCACGTTTTTATCTATCTTTTTTTTTGACGCCGTGCAGTCCTTGCGCGCAAAGAGGCGGTACCGTCCCACCGAGACACCAGGAAAAGACAGCACAACAACAAAAAAAGAGTCTTGTTGCATAGGGGACCCACCACCGACATGAGACGCAACCGCACGGCACGCCAGACAAAAAAGACAGGGCGCGCGAGAAAAGAATGCAGGCGGAGCCAGTCTATACGCGATGGCGCGTGTCTTTTTTTTTTCGTTTATAGTTCCCCTGCGCCACATGGGGCTCAAAAGGCGGCGCCTGTGTGTAGACCATTGTCGATTGCGGCCTGCGCCGGCGTGCATCCGTGAGGCGCCACGATTGCGCGGCTTTTTCGCCCGCGCCCTGTCTCGGAGCGTCGCGCTCGGCGATGTTGTGGCGACAGGGCACCACTCATACTCATGCAACGGCGTGCGGCTCATGTTTCGCCGCCGGCCCGCTGATTTTGAAGACCTGGCTGTCGCTCAGGGCCGACCCACTGACGTCCTCAAGTCCGTGTGCTTCCATCTCTATCCCGCCCGCCACCGTCCGGTGCTCGGTATTGAGAGCAAGAGGGGCGCGCGACCACGTCACGATGCGACCCCCTCTTTCGTATTTCTCTTATTTACCAAAATTTATTTTTATGTAGACGCCCAAAGGTGTGTGCATACCATTGGTCGACAAAGGGCACCAAAGGCGTCGACCCCACAGCCGAGTATAAAAAAGAGGGCCGCAAACCAAAAGACCTCCACTGTTGGTCGTACCCCACCCCCAGAGTTGTGCAACGTCGTCGCGCATTTGGTTTTACCTTTGGGAGCCTCGCTTTGCCGGCAGGAAGGAAAAGAAAGAAAGGAAAAAAAGGAGAATGGCAACTGCAGCAACGGCGATATTCAAGCGTCCGTTTGATGTGGACATGAGCCGTCGGCGTTGGGCCAAGCGACCTCGAACGCATTCGACAACCGCGCGGCGCCTTTCGGTTGTCGACATTCTGGAACCCAACGTCATTTACAACGAGGACGACGACGTCAGTGGTGACGAGGCCACCCGCCGCCTCGTGCGTGCCGTCCTGTCGGCGTCAGACAAGGCCCTCGCCGGAACCCTCGCCGAAACCTCTCCCGCGCAGATCGCATCGGCCCTGTCGTCGCTCCTCGATGATGCCAGTGGATTCGATCGTCTCTGCCGCCATATTGGTGAGTGGCCTCTGCGCGAGGCGATCCCCTGTGCGCGCGTGCTGCGCGATGCGGCACTCGCAGGGCGCAACGGCGCCATCGCCGCTCTTGTGGATGTGCCGTGTTCGGTCGACGACATCTCAGAGGCGCTTATGGTGTGCATGCAACGCGACGGCAAGGGCACCCGTGCTGTCGCCGCGATCGTCGAAGCGTGCGAGGTCGAACCCAAGGTGGCTGTCTCGGCCTATCAAGAGATTATCCGCTGTGCGCTCCGCGATGCCGTGCGTCTGGAGCGATTGTCGGTGGTGGCCTACCTGGCCGACGTGGCCGAGAGCGATGACCTCGAGAGGCATCTGTGGGCGTGTGCTCTGAACCATGACGACCCTCGCGCCTCGGTGTTTGCCGCGCTCTGGCGTCCACTCGGGCTCTGCGCCCATGCCTACGCTGCCGCTCTGCCACCGTGTCCAGCGCTCGACTATCTCACCGCTGTCGCCGCCACTGCCGGCGCGCCTTGCTCTTCTCGATCGTGCTTGGAGCGGCCGGACGATGCGCGGGACGTTCCCACCCGCCGAGAACGGCACTTGCGCCAGTGACGTGCCCGTTTTTCTCTTCTTTTTTTTTAAGAAAAAGCATTGTCACCAAAGAATGCACCAAAGCGCACATAGACCAACCTGGGCGAGAAAAAAAAGGCACGCAGAGGACAGAGGCCAAGGAAAGGAAAGATCGCGCAAACTTTATTTTCTGCCGCGAGGTCTCTTTTTACAAAGGAAAGAGGGACATTTGTTTGTTCGCCGCCCTGCGTGTTGGCAGAGGGCGCAAAAAGAGAGGCCCACATTTTGATGCACAACAACCACCAAAAGTCGGCGGCATTTTTGTTGCCCCCACGATCCGTCTTTTGGTCCACCCGGAGAAATGGCTGCCTACGACTCTTTGGGGCGGGGCGTGGCTTTTGTCAAAGCAGCCCGTTTCCACGTTGTAAACAAAAATGGCCGTGGCGGGGAGCGCGAAAAAGAGAAAAGGACATCAGGGGCACGGACACAACCCGTTGCCTTTTGTCTTGGCGCTATTATTGCCTTTGCGATTCCAAGGTCGCCAGGTTTTTTTCAAAAGGAAAAGGGTGCGCAAAAAAGGGCCGATTGGTTGTCTCGTGAAAAATGACTCTACGTATGGTGTGCATTTCCCAAGCAACAAAAAGGCGCCCGCCAAAACATCTGGCCGCTTTGTTTACGCACTCGGTATTGCACTGCAGGCCTTTTGACTCAAACCCCCTGGTTTTCACGCGAGGACTCAAAAAAAAGGGAATTTGAAAAAAAGAGAGATGACGACATTCAGCAAGCGCTCTTGGGGCGTGTGTCTTGATGGCAAGAACGATGGCGACAATGACGCGGTGTTGTGCGCATCACCAAAGCGGATGCGTCACGCCCAGCCGCACACGTTCGGACAAGGCCGCGACTATGATGACGGATCGCATCGAGACCATCTTGTCGCGTCGGCCCTCGTGGCGTCAGACGACGACCTGCGCGCGGCGCTGGCGCAAACTCCCGCCGCCGGTATCGAATCGGCCATACTGTGGCTCCTGGGTAACGTCTCGGCCCTGGGTCGGCTGTGCCACGCCCTGGTGGCGCCGACCGGCGAGCAGACGACCTTTTCGCCGGGCTCGCTCGTCTATGCGGCGGCACGCAGCGGCCATCCGACTGCGGCGTGCATGCTTCTCGGCCTGTGCGACGAGCGCGACATTGGCTCGGCCCTCTCGGCGGCCATCAACTGCGACGATGCACCCGCGCTCAAAGTTATGATCGAAGCATGTGCAGACGACGACGTTCTTCCGGTCGATACCTATCGACGGCTCGTATGTGAGGCGGTGATCGAGGCGGTCGACGCGGGATCGGCGACCATTGTCGCGTACCTCGCCAGCGCGTGCGACGATGCGACCCTGACCGAGGCGCTGGATCGATCGTGTGCCGATCACAATGACGCCAACGACATTGGCGTGTTTGCCATCCTCTGGGAGAATGCAGGTCTATGCGCGCATGCGTACGCTGCCTCGCTTGATCCGTGCCCGGCGCTCGACTATCTCGACGCGCGGATTGCCCGCGGCGAGTCGTGCGCAGGGCCGTGCCTCGCCCGTGTCAATGACGACGGCGATTCTGTAGGGAACTGCCACTACCCCTCTGCTCACAGTGCTGTTTGTAGTGATTCTTGGCTATAACAAACCTTTCTTCATCTTCATCTTTTCCTTTTGGTCCAGTTTTCCCTGTGTCTTGGTGTGTGATTTTGTTTGTGTTTCTTTTGAGGCTCACGCCCGACCAGACAATCGCAGAGAGGAAGGAAAAGGTGGGCGGCGCAAATAATGCGCACTCACACCCGTCTCTTTCCCAAAAAAAAGTGGATTGCGGACTCAAAGGGCAAAACATTTGTTTGCAGTCAAAACTTGTCCCTTAAACAAGGACCTTTTTTGTGCTATGCGAAAAAGGCGGGGATGCGGTCGTCCCTCTTGTCTCGTTGAAGGGTGGGGGGGGGGGGGGACAAAAGACGACGCCTCGCGGAAAAGCGACGAGAGAACGCGCGTGTCGCCCACAAGGGCGATCACGCCAAAAGACACGGACCCTGCGCGGCATCGCGCTCGGGGTCCATGACGTCGGGCCAGTGCGCGCGTATACACGCGGCCGATCGGGTGCGTGGGCACGCGGTGGCGCTACCGCGACGGTGTCGCCGGTCGGCGGGCACGTCGTGCGCGTCCTTGGCATCGTAGCGCGCATTGGGCACGGCGGCAAAGAGTCCCGCCCGCACGGCGGCCTCGTCCAAGGCGATCGCCTCCCACGCGCACCCGCCATTCCCGACACACAGCGCCTCGGCTGTTGCCTTTAGAAAGTCGACGGCGTTCCAGTAGAGCGTGTGTGGACTGTCGTCGGCGCCGAATACCGACGCTACCCTACGCACTATGTCAAAGACGTCCGAGTGATCCAAAGAGGTCTCGCCGACGATGCCCACCGTCTGAATGCCGTGCGAAGCCATGGTCACATGCGTCACGCAACCGCCGCGCGCCACCATATTGGCTGCGGGGTCGATGTAAAGGCTGTAGAAAAAGGGCGCCACGTAAATGCCCCACAAAGGCGCCTTGTGGTAAAAACGGGGAGGATGCATCTTGACCGCGCGCTGGCATGCGATTGCCACTTTTTTGCGCGCGCGCCTCCCTGTTCCTGCGACGGCGCAATAGCGGCCTCCAACCATACTGTTGTCACCGTCCCGCGCGGCCATTTCCTGATGGACGCGGCCAGCGATGGCCACGGGATCTCCCTCGTAGGCAAATGCAGCCTTGATCGCGTCGGTCGGATTCTGCATTCGATTCCGTTTGGTGGCAACGTCTGATGTCATGGCGCGCCAGCCTCGAATGAGCGAACCCTTGCGCGAGGCCATTGTTTACTCTGGCCGTGCCCTCGAAAAGGGGCGCCGACATTCGGCGGTGGACCTGTGGGCACATGTCGTGTCACATCAGCCGGCGTGTCTTTGTAGTCCCTTTGCAAAAGGGACGGAAGAGGCCCAACGGCAGAGTGACGATTTTCGGTAGTTTCGTCGCCAATATCGTTTGCGCGTTGGTTAGACCACCGAGCAAGACGCAAGGCGACCTAATAGCATAAAGCAACTAAAAGGGCCGCCACAGGAAGCCGGTGACGCAAACACGGAAAGACGGTCGCCATGTAGCGTCAAATGAAAATGGACAAAGTATATGGATGTCTAATAGACATGCGCACATAGCACAAGCGACAACGATAAAACGAAAAAGTAGGTAGACGGGGACATTTGGGTCAGGTTTTTTATTGTTCACAAGTCCATGCACTGTCGGACGAAAGAGGCATTCTGTAACCTCGGCCCCCGGTTCTCCTTTCCCCATTCCCTGGCAGCCGGCACGTGAAATGTGCGTGCCGCCAGGGGACCAGCCGAGACTGATCAGAAAAGGCGGGTAGACGTATCGTCAGTGTCCGACGCCCCACGGGACCCAAAGGCCCCGTGTTTTTGATAAAGACATACTATCACCCTCTAGATGTGGGTGACGTTGACGGTGGCTGCAAGATTGATGCTTCGAGCGTGCCGACCGATGCTTCGATGGTCTTGAGCATGATGTTGCGAGCGGCGTTGAGATCGCGATCGGCTGTGTGGCCGCACCGACGACAAGCAAATTGCTTGCTGCTGTTGCGTCGAAAGGATTCCTCAATCCAAAGGCACCTTCCGCACGTCATGGACGTGTAGGCCTCGCTGACCTCGTGCACGTGCACACCAAGTTGCGCCGCCTTGTGGTGCAGGCGCTGTCGAAATTCGTAATGCGACCAATGCATCATTTGGCGCGTCGTCGAGCGCGCCAATGCCCGTACCATGACAGACACAGGCAGGCGCGGTATGAGAACGTGATCATATCGCTCGCACAGGGCCTTGGCAACTTTCCAGTGGGCGTCCGACTTGAGGTCGCGCGTCTTGAGCATGATGGCTCTGACCTTTCTGCGTGCACGCTTCCTCTTGGCCTTGTTGTGATCGCCCGGTCGACGGTCCTTGAGGTTGCGGTCGATGTGCGATTTTATCCTGTCGGCTTTCTTGGCGATGCGGATGATGCGCCGAATTTGTCCGGCGCCAATCTCGCCAAAGCGCCCGTCGAGATCGTACGTGCCTAGGTTGGTCCATGGTTTAGAAATGCTGTCGCTGCATCCAAAAGACGCTAAAGAAACATGAAAAGTGCGAGGAAGCACATACCGTGAAAAGTGCGTGCGCCGGGATCGAGTGCAACGGCGCTGACAGGCCGTCCCGCGATATCGGCACGCTTGGGCGGCTCGCTAAAGAGGCACTGAACCAAGAGGTGGTAGCGGCCACTCTCGTAGCGCACAATCACGCGCTGGTCTGTGAATCGTTCGCCATCGGGCATACGCGACGACAGCCGATCCAACTCGCGGCGCCTCTTGGCTGGCCTGCCCCAAAGGCGAACGGCAATGCCCATCAAATGGACGCGGTCGTCGCCTTTGAAATCCCAGCGTGCCGCGTGGGGGTTGGCATTGCCCGGCGTTGCGTCGATTGAAAACGTTTGATGGGGACGGTTGCGATCTGTGGCTTTGACCTGGCGAGGTCCCATGCACGGTCGCGGATTCGTAGGCGCCCTGGGGGCCGGCGAGGCAGACGACATCTCGGTCTGTTTGCGCTTGCCCCGTGCGCTAGAAACGTCGGTACGCCGCGCGGTTGATGAGGAAGACGATGGCGAGGAGCGGGGTTGTGATGCAGCCATCCGGGCATCCCATTTGGCCGCCTGCTCTTGCATCAGCGCCTGGGTCGATGACACGCTCTGACAGAATCGAATGACGGCGTTGCACCGCACGACGGCAGGGATCGGCCTGTGGTCGAGGGGTGGTGTCCACGTCTTGCGACTCTTTTTCCAACCGCGCCTGGCGCACCAGGCGGCCTCGACGGCACCGCGGTGCGCTTTGGCGCGCTCACGCAGATCTTGCTCGTAGAGACGGCGCCTGGTGCCCTCTGGCAAAAAGGCATTGGGTTGTTCGGCATTTTGCTTTTGAAAGCGCGCATTGCCCTTGGCGCTGGTTTCGCCCGTCATCACACGCGTCTGAAAATGCTCGGTGCAGATCCTTTTCTTGAGGTCGTTGATGCGCTTGGCCGTCATCGGCTGGCGCTGGTCGCCGACGTGTTTGTAGGCCAAGCGCTTTGCCAAACAAGCGATCCCAATAGCGCGCTGGAAAAAACGCTTTTGCGCTGGCGTCGGGTCGAGGCGGAGGGAAAAGATGCGACGTGGGACGTCCTTGGTCTTGACCGCTTTAGCCGTCTTGGCGCGCTTCGAGGCTCGGTTCGCCTTGGCGGCGGCTCGTGCCTCTGCCAGCGTCGGTTCCGGTGGGTGCGTGACGCGAAACTTTACCGCCGGGGCGGCAGTCGATCTCGCCGATGCTTCGGCCCTGATCCACCCCGAGTTGCAATGGCCATGGAGCGACACCTTGGGCGAACCAGTGTCGGGTTCATAGGGCAAATGCCGAGCAAGGTATGGCGTCCTCGCTGCGTCAAACCAAAACGGCCGGCGCGGCTCTTGCCGATCGGCACCGGGGCGCGATGGCCGCGATGCCATGGCCGTGCTGGGCGCGGGTGAGATGTTGCGGGTTGTCTGCGCTGGTACGGGTCAAGGCGGTGGTTGTGCGGCTGATGGTGGGCAATGGATATAACGACTGCCCGTGACAAGCATTTATATGTGTGCGCACCACACAACGCACGACCGCGTAGCCTATGCCGTGCGCTATGAATAATGTAGGCGCTACGCCAACGACGAATTTTTATCATTGGCCGCAGTCATCATGGCCACCGGTCGCGGTGGTCACCGAACCTTCGGGGGCCAAAAAAGTCGCATTCCGTCGGCATCGCAGAGGGCGCACACCGCGACCGCACGCCGGCGCGCCCGCTTCTGTACGGCAACAAAATGAAATTCACAAACTCGTCCATGTCCGCAGACGCATCATCACGCCAGGCAGGCAAATTTGCACAGTGCAGACACTTTACGAAGCGGCCCAGCTGAAAAAAAGCCCCCAATGACTGGCGACACTCGGCCCCTTTGAGACCCTACAAATTGTGGCTGTTACCGATGTTGCGTACCCGCTGTCACTTCAACTGTTGATCCAATTCGGTATCTCAAAAGTGGATCGACGAGGCGCTTGTTGTTGTAGGGCTCGACGTGCTGTAAATTATGCCTTTTTTTATAGAGTTTGTCCCGAATGCCGCCGGCGTCAGGGAGCGGACCCGAGCCCGACTTGCGCTCCTGGTCGCTATTTCTTTTTAAATTGTTTATTTTTATATTTGCTGGCGAACAACAACGCCAGACGCCGTGGCCATTACCAAGAACGGTTGGGCAATGCGTTGGACGGGGATATGCCTAACCAAAAAGCCAGGTCAAATTTTCTTCTCTTGTCAGCTTTGTCGGTGCGGTAGGCGAAACAATTAATATCTAGTAGTTTTTTTGGCTGGACAAGTCCTGCGGACAATAAAATTTGCGTGTATTTTCTTTTCGGCCGCGCACACCGTCTCGACTCGCCGCACCCAGCCCAATGACCGACGGGGATATGCGTTGGACGCGGGTTTTGGCCGTGCGGCGCACGCTTGAATACTCGTCCATTGTGGCCACTGCAACAGCAAACACATCGCAAAACCATTACAGGGTTTTCACGCGTAAAAGGCTTTGTCTTGAACGTAAAGAAGGTTGGGTTGCTATGCGCAATTAGGAACTTTATTTAGATCTAACAGGATCTAACATGCGGAATTTCGTTGAAAACTCAAAGATCCATGCACCACTCGTTCTCCTTTCTGGGACATGTAACAATTACATGAGCAACGGTTGCATGTAATAACCAACACAACAAGATGGAAACATACCTAATCTGCTCTTCCTCTTCAGGAGTGAAGTCATTTCTGATGAAATTTCGAGGGTTAACGTCAGATCCAAACAAATCAAGATCCAGAGAAAACACAACGACAACAAAAGATAGAGGCTGGACGTACTTGATGTTAAAGGTCTTGCGGATCTCCTCGGGCGACTTGCCCTTGATCATATTCGCCACAGTCTTGCATGTGAGATCGAGCAGGGGCTTGATGTCGAGGTAGTTGGCGGCGAGGATGAGTTCAAAGAGGGTGGGCTGGTCGACGTCGCAAAAGTTCTTGTCCCACGGGCTGATGTCGTCGGTGCGCTTCTCGTCCTTGGCGGCGGCGTCGCCCTCGGCCGGCGCCGGCTCGGGGTTCTCCAGGTGGTACTTGGCCCACTCGATGACCTTGCCGAGGATCTTGCCGGTGACGTTGGGCAGCGGGATGGCGTTCTCATTGTCGGCGTCGACGTCGTCGAGCATGTGCTTGACGGTGACGCTCATCTCGGCGACCTCGCGGGGCACTTCAAAGACCTGCTCGTCAGACGACTCAAGCTTGACGGTGGCGTTGTTGGTGGCGGTCGACATCTTGTTGGTGGTTATAGTGATTGAAATGAATCTGGAGCAATGAGGATGGTTGGTGTTGTTGCTGTTTGTTGCTTGTCGTTGAGGAGACGAGTGATTTCTTGGCGGCTGCGCGGCTGTCGCTTTTGTAGGTGGTGTCCTCACCGGGCGTTCGCCGGCCATCGGGCCAATCCGCGGCATGTCGACTTTTTATTCCAAAAAACGATACCACCTTTTGGTTGGTCGCTTCTTCTTTTTTTCGCGCAGAGTTTTGCCGGTGCAGCATTTTCCGTTTGTCGACGCTAATCATGTCCCAAAAAAATAGAAGGAGCGCCAAGTGGCAGATGCATGCGCCCGCCTGTCGCGGCCATCCCGGATAGATGTCTTTTTCCTTCTTCTTTTTTTTCCCCAACTTATCCAAAAGGTATCGCCTGTTACTTTTGCGCTCGACCTTTTCCTTGCACCACAAGGCCGTTTTCCTCTTTTTTTCCCTCTCATGAAATATATTTTAGTGCCCTTCTTTTTTCGCCCCTTTTCTTTTATTGTCATTGAGCATGGACCGAGTCTCGATGGTGCCTGCCGTGTGGAAAGATGACCGCAAAACCGTGGTCATCGCCATGCCGGTGCAACGAAAAGAGGAGGCCGCCAGCGTAGCGACGTGTGTCATCCATGGTTTCTCTTTTTTTTCCATAGTATAAAAAGACGACATGTGTGTGCGTGCAGTGTTTGGCCCCGCTCGCACCCGCCCCTCGGCGTGCCCGCCGTGTTGCCATCTGCAGTGTCCAAGAGTCTCCCTCACAAGGGCCAGAATAGGACCAGAAAAGAGCCAAAGGACCGTCCCAAAAGAAAGCGCCTATGGCCCCTTGTCCGTCTGCCTGTGCGCAAGCGGAAATGCCAACAGTGTCTCGTCCTTCTTTTGTCTGTCTGCCATCCTCGGACAAGTTTTATGTTGGTCCCTTTGAGACCTTCAGAGACCACAAGTCGGCTCGTGTGATCTCTCCCTTTTTGTGCGCCCTTTCATCTCGGCCCTTTTTCTCCCAGAGGCGGCGATGCGGCATGCGCGCACCGGGACAGGCGGGGAGGGCGGGCGACCGATTGCGCTCTTGTACGGCATAGAGGACGCGACCACCAGCGTTGGCAGCATTCGCGTGGCCTTTCTCCCCACAAGAAAGGGATCTCTCTGGAACAATGTGTTTCAAATAGAAAAACGCATGAACCACAGAGAAAGAAAGAAAATAATTTCTCCAAAAGACCAACAACGAAAAAGGAGCGAAAACAGGCGATGTGATGTGATTGGCTCTATGAGGCGGCACTCGACAGCGTGCTGGCATTGGGCGCACGCAAGAATCTTTTGGGACACGGAACAAGGGCTGTTCGCGCGACCACAGCCCACCTTTCGGCACTGCGCCACGCCAGGCCACACAAAAGAGAGACAGAAAGGCGACTTGCCTTTTTCCCCCTGTCGAGACTTGGGCTATCGCGCTTTTTCCTCGTCAAAAGAAAAAAAGGGCAGAGACGCCTTTGGCGGTCTTTTGCATTTCTGTCACACCCTTTTTTTGGGCGCCAAGACAGCACACGAGGCCCACGCGCCAAACACCAGGAAAGAAAGAGGATCGAGCAACGTGAGGAAAAAAGGCACCAAAAGCATGGACGTCGATGTGACGAGCGCACAGTGCGGCCCCGCCACAGACGACACGCCGCCGTCGGTTGCGTACTTGACGGCGATGCCGCCTGAAATCCTGGCCAAAATCACTGCGGCGATCGAACGGCCTTCGGACCTGTGGGCGCTGCGATGCGCATCGACGCTCTTTGTCTCGGTCTCGCCGGCCGACCTCGCCGTGCGGTGGGGTGCGCAACGCATGCACCGACTGTTGGCGTCGGGCGCACCGGTCGAGATCATCATCGCGGCTATAGCACTGCGCGCGCGCACTCTCAGCATCTCGGCCATCGTTGACGCTGTCAATGGCAAGCGTTTCGACGTCATTGCTCTTGTTCTGAGTAGCCTCTTGGTTCGTGCGCTTCGCCTATTCTATTTTATTCCCCCACCCATAGTCCTCCCTTTTTTATGGGCGTGTGCGCGCGTTTGCTCGTTGGCTTGCTCGTGCGCTCGCGGATGTCTGCCTGTGATGGTGGACTTGACACGCGACAGCATCTAAACTGCCTCTGTGTTGGCCTCTCTTTCCCTTTGTCCCATGTTTTTTTGGGGGTTTCTCGTCGGCACTTGCACGCGCGCACGCAGACGGCCGGCGGTTGCGAGCAACAAGACAGCGACGACGGCGTGCCGCCGCCAGTGATTACGCACGCCAACAACCGCTCGATTGGTAACTCGACGGTCGAGGCCACGGTATTGGCAGCGTCGCACGGTCTCACTGCCATTGTGCGCCACCTGATCCGAACGTCGCGCACCGCGCGCAAGGAACTACGCTATGGCGACCGGCTGGCCTACACCGCGGCCGTCGCCCAATGTCTCGACACGCTCATCTACGCGCACGACATGCAGGTCTATGACAACCCGCACTGTACATGCACATCCAGGGTGGGCGACGCGGCCTGGAAGTCGGCGCGGCCCGACATGATCGAATGGATGGCGGAGACGGGCTGCCAGGGCTTTGTGTCGTTCACCGCCGACCGTGCGGCATACGCCATCCGCAAGGGCCACACCGACATGTTGCGCTTTATGGAGGCACACGATTTGAGGACCGTGTGCCGAGACAACGAGCGTGAGATCGGTCATGCCGTGTACCGCGCGGCGCGCAAGGGCGCTCTGGACGTCCTGACCATGGTGGCCCAACTGGACCTGTGCCCGACGATCACGCCCGTACTCGTCGGCGCCACCGTGCACGGGGACGACAGCGTCATGCGATGGACGCTGGATGGCGCAGGTCCCTGTATCGCGCGGTGGGGCGAACCCGACAGGCTCGCGGTGCGCGCGGCCGCCGCTTCGGCAGTCACCGTCGACGAGGTCAAAACGCTCGACCTATTGGTGACACGCTACGCCAAGGATGTCGACATTGGGCTGCTCATGTGGTGTGCCATAACCAACGATTCGATCGAGGCCGTCAAGTGGCTGGAAACGCGGCTCATCGTGCCGTTTGACTGGAACGGCGCTCTTCCCTTTGTCGTGTGCACACAAGCGGCGCGCGTGTTGCGCCATGCGGTGGAGCACCATCGCGTGTCGATCGGCGCGCTCACCGTGGCCATTGGGTCTTCCGACCAGGGCGGCCCCATGCTGGATCTGTTTTGCAGCGCATGCACACACGAGCAGCTACAACAGGCCGTCGACATCATGGGTGCCGTGTCCTTTCGGAACTATGTCCCCGCCGTGCAGGGCATACGCAAGCGCGTGCCCACCATCTGCGTGGCTCACGTCGTCGCGTCAGAGGCGCACGCGCACGCAGCGTCGCCCGTCGCACAAAATCACGAGACCGTGACCGCGTGCGAATGCCCGCGTTGTTTGTCGCTGCGTGCCGACACCGCCACAACGGCGCCGACGGAAGCCGCGGTTCAAGAACCTCCCCGTAAGCGCGCACGTCTCGATGGCGTGGCAGAGAGTGCAAACGCAGACGACCATCCCCTCTTGCCCGGCGATGCGCCGCCCGCGCTCGACGATTGATAAACCAAAAAAACGGTTTACCCCTCTTTTTTGGTCTGTCTGGCTGTTTTCTTTATTTTCTCTGGGCGGGCAGCCCCAACGGGCGCGACCGACACACAAAAACAAGGGAAAGATGCTATCAACACAAACTCCAAAATAATGGCCTTTGTAAGAAGAGGCGACAAAACAAACAGAGCCGAGACACGAGACGACCGAACCACTGGGCCTTTTCCTTGGGCGCGCGGCGCAAAGGAGAAGAGTGGACCAAAGGCTGGTCCTCTTTTTTTCGCCTACCTTGCCCATCCATTAAAAAAAGAGCGCCGCATTTTTTTGTGCCATGGCAAAGAGAGTGTGTTTTGGTTTCTATTTCTTGGTCATAAAGAGCATCACCAGCGTCAACAAAAAAGGGGGAACAAGCAAGGTATAAAAACAGGCGTAAAAATAGGTGATTGGTCCCGCACGCTCTACGCAGCGCGCACAGGCCAACCTGTACGAGCGTGTCGCCAAACACCAAAGGCAAGCACTCGATGTCCCCTCAAAAACTGGAAAGAAGCAATAGAGAAAGGTCTATGGACAACGACGACGACACTCTGGCCCAACTGTGTTTGTCGGGTGACGCCAAAAGTCGCCGTTCACATACCGATGCGCCTCGATCCCCCTTGGAGGGTTGCGCTGCGCAAGACGAGACCCATGCCGAACGCGTCTTCGTACACGAGTTGCCCATCGAGATCGTGACTCATGTGCTCAACGGTATTGATTCCTCGGGGCGGCCCCTGTTTGATCCGCTGTGGCGCTTTGCGGCGCGCGCCGCGTGCCGCCGGTGGCGAGGCATCGTCGGCACCCCGACGACCACTCAGGCCCGTGCCATCGTGCGGGCATGGCGCCATGGGCGCGCCGACAGGTCGATGCGCGTGCGATGCCTCTGTTTGCCCTGCACCCACGACGGCGGTGGCGGCCTCAAACACTTGATCGCGACCGGTCGCCTGGTGACGGCCACTTGCGCTGTGGCCCTCGGTGCGCGTCGCGACCGGCACGGGCGCGATGACAGCCCCTTTGACGCACACTGCTGGTGCGCGTCGCCGATTCCCGATCAAGACGCGGCACTGTGCGTTGCGATGATGGCGACGACGCGCGAGGCCGTCGACCGAATTGTGCGGCAGCGCCTCGCGCCCTTGTTTGTGTGCGACGCCGACGGCCGCTGTCCGACGCGCGCCATCGAGCGTGCCGACGTCGTCGAGTATGACTACGTCAAGGGTCTAGGCGTGCGCGTTCAGTTCCACGACCAAACGGACTATGACGATGGCAGGAGGCTGGTCATCGATCTGCTGGCAGTCGCGGCCCGACAAGGCCGTGTGACCCTCTTGGCCTCGCTGGCCGCGCTTTCCGAGCGCGTGCGCGCTCTCGCGCGCGGCGCAGTTGCGGCGCTTGTCTACTATGCGTGCATGGCCGATCAATCCGATGTGGTCGCATGGGTCCTGCGCGGCATCTTAGACACATCAGCCGCCGATCATCCTTTGTCGCCCTTGGGCGTGCCCCTCTCGGACGACCCCATCGCATACCGCGTGCGGGCGTGCTCGGATGCGTGGAAGGCGATAGCCCAGTACGATGCCGTTGATACTGCCGCTGCTGTTTTGGAAGCGCTCGATCACAATGTCCGCACCCACGCCGATCTGTGCGACATCAAGTGGGCACCCCACAAAATGCATTGGCAGCGGCGGGCGGCTCGCTGCGGGGCCACCGGCGTTTTGCAAACGTACCAACGGTACGGTGTCGATCTCGACCTTGACGCCATCCTCACCGAGGCCGCCAAGTACGGGCGTGGCACCACGGTGCGCTGGGTTCTAACGTGGGAACCCGTCGCAATCTCGCCCGATCGGGTTGCCCTCTGCTGGGAGGCGTTGAGTCTGGTGGCGGCCGAAGGCGCGAGATATTATGACGCCCGGGGCGCAGATCTTGCCATCGATTCCCTGTGTCGTGTCCTGCGCGATGCGTACGTATCACGTACCGAGGCGACAGAATCCATCGTCGCATGGTGGCGCGCTGCAGACTGGGACAGATGGGGCAAGAGAACGCGCGATTGCGCCTCGGCCGCCCGTGTGGCATTGCACTGGCGCGATCTTTTGGTTGACAACCTCGACCCGGATGACGTGGTCGACTTTTTGCGCCTGGCCATTGTACGGCTCGACTACAAGGCCCTCGACAGTGTCGTGTCCCTCTTTGCCGGCCGGCGGGCGCTCGTCGGCATCGATTTGTGGGCCATGGCTTTGGACATTTTGTACACCAGCGGAACGGCCATGCAGCCCTATGGGGGCCAGCGCAAGCCCGACCCGTACGGATCGCCTCCGGTGCCATGGGACCGACCCTTGTCCAGCATTGATACGCGACCGACGTTGTTTGTAAACGACCTCTTCTACCGGAATGACCAAGAGCGCGCCGCCGAGATGATCATGTTTTTGGCCTCGGTGTGTGCGCACCGAGCGCAAGTGGGCTCGGCGACCCGTGCCCAGTGGCGCTCTGTCTGCAGGGTCGCGACGGTCGCCCCGAGCAGCCTGCCGTCGACCGACATGGGCCATTTGACGGTCATCACGCTGCCCGCGTGGTTGCATGCGCGTGGGCTATTTGCTCGACCCTCATGATCTCTGACGTCCGATGCCGGCACTTTTTTGGGCGCATCCGCCCGTCAACGGGACAAAGCAAGAGCCTTTGGATGCTTTCGTGGCGCTGCTGTGTATTTTTTTTTCTTTTTGAACAAATCACTTTTTGTCTTGCGCGCTTTAACGGTTCGTGGACCTTGGCGGCATATGCACCGAACCAACCCCTCGCTCATGGACAGGATGGAATCGGTGTGGAAGCGGCGGGGTGAAAGAGCCGCCCACTCGAATCCGAAGCCCGAGTGCGTCCCAGATGCAAAATGGCCGCGTCCATGGCCGAACCCGCGGTCGCTCTCGGGTCGGGATGCGCAAGGCCAGTCTGGTTTGCGCGTGCCCCCAAACATGCCGATATTTTTTCTTCAAGTCCCTGGCGCCTTTTTTATGCGTGGATTCCGTGCATGACGACCAAACCGCCGTCCGCAGGCCCAGACAAGGGCCTTTGTCGGTCACAGGTTAAACAACCGCGATGGAACCATTGGCGCGGCAAATTGGGTCCCACGGGTTTTCCGCCACAGAGCCAAAGGGACCCGACGGACGCACACGGAACAAGAAAAGGGAGGAAAAGGCGAGCGCGTCATCCTTTTTTACGGCTGGGAGGCATAGAATGGCATTGGCGCGCGCGCGACCCCATCCGATACAAAAAAAAGAGAAAAGAGCGCAACCCGGTCGAGCACGCTGGGTCGATCACGAGGCGCACACCCTATTCTTTTCTTTTTTTTTAAGTAAGAAAGATCTCCACACACACAACCAGCGACAAGCGTGACCAGACTCATAATGGCAGAGGCGGCTGACGGTAGCGCAGAGCGGCGGGAACACCGGGAAAAGTACAAGGGTGTCGTCGAGGCGTTGGACGGCATTCAGTGGCAGATGGACAGGCCGCACCTGAGCGAGGCATCGACCGCGTCGACACGTACCATCGGCGCGGGCGTGCTCAAGGCGCGACGTGCGGCGGGGGCCTACCTCGAAGCGCCCGCCGAAGCGGGGCTCGTCACACAGTACAATCTCGTCCTGCCGTGCGCCGAGATCAAACTGGCGAGTTCCAAGCGTCTCTATACAGACATCCTCGTGGCACGGTCGAACCGCGCGTCCGTTCAGCACGCCGCTCCAAACTGGATCGTCTACAGCGGCATGACCCAGGAAAATAGGCTCCGCACCGAGGACGCTTTCGGCGTCGCCCTCGATCCGAAAGACGCATTTTGCGGCGTGGCGCCCTCCCTGCGCATGGCGTGCGACAGCGACGGCTGGGAACACCACGCGGTGTTGAGCAGCGGACTCAAGACCCGGTACGCACCGCTCGACGAGGCCAGAGCGCTCAGGAAGCAAAAAGAGGCCGAGGCGCTGCGCGACCAAGAACAAGAATCAGGGTCGCGGCGACGGCGTCGGGGCACAAGAGGAAAAAAGGGGCGGGCAACCGCAAAGTCATGACCGGGTCCGCAGGCAGCACACGATCCCAATAAAAAAGAAAGGCGTTCGCGGTTATGCAGTGTTTCTTTTTTTCTCCTTACATTTTAGGGTGTACGGCCGGCACGTCGCGAGTTTGAGACTGCGTGCCGAGAGCGACGAGCCTATTGGCACCGGTCTCTCGGGGGGAGCGGCAGCGCGTCCCGATCGGCTGCGGCAGCTTTTTGTTGGGTTTTTGGTCTTGTTCATTCGCCATTTCTTTTTCGACACCACGTCTCGGTGGCCCGCAAGGGTATCAAAAGAGCAAGACAGTCGTCGCGCCATGCGGACGAAAGAGAAAGCGCCAACAACGTCTTTTTTCGTGGCGTATTGTTGGTTTGTTCTTTTTTCGTATGGGCCACTCTTTTGTCTGTTTCAGATGAAAAGAGCACAGCGGCCGCAAACCACACCCGGCACCTTTTTTTCTTTGGGTCTTTCTTTCTTGTTTCCGTGTGAACTTTCCTTGTGAAAAAAAGGGCACGTCGCCGAGAGCGTCGCGCGCGCTTGCGTGCGCGCGCGGTGGCGCCCATCGAGTGAGGCGACGGTTCCGGCTCGTCCCCCTAGTAAGCATCCCACTGTGCGCCATACGTCTTTCTGTTGTGTCTCTTTGACGTCGGCGCCACCTTGAACACTTGTTGCAGTACGACCAAAGACACAAGGAAGAAAGAGACGAGAAAACAACAAAAACCAAACCGCTTACAAGGAAAAGAGACACGCCCATACAAAAAAAAAAGAAGATGACCGATTATGAGACGCTTGCGTGGCCGTGGACTGGCACGGCAGATTATGACGACCGTGCAGGCAGGATGGAAGATCTCACTAAACTCGACAAGACCCACCGGTCTGTGCGCGATAGCGACGGCAGCGCGCTCTTGTGGCAATACGTGAGCGACACGCACGGCTACATGACGTCGGACGATGCCGACGACGAGGCCGACGGCGTGGCGTTTGAGCGTCGACAGACGGCGCGCCTCCTCTTTGTCGGTCAAGACTCGGATACCGAAGAAGAAGAGGAGGAGGAGGAGCACACAGACGACGACGAAGCGGCGGAGCAAGACGTCGACGCGTTCCCGGGCTGGGCCGACGATAACGACGAAGAGGAGGAAGAGCAAGACACTTATTTCGTGATCGATCACGACAACGGCACCGTGCTGTCCTTGACGCGGGACGCGAGATCCAGGCACGGTACAGCGGCGGCGTCTGCGCGCAACGACGACAACAAGGACAGGGACGACGAAGCCGAACCCGCGGAGGGCGACGCCCAGCGCACCTATGCCGATGCCCTGGTGGCGGCGTTGGGCGACGTCGACGAGGTGCACATGCACGGTGACGGGTCGGTGGCGTTGCGCAAGGACCGCCACCTGCCCGTGGTGCTCATGGGCGGCGTGGACGCGCCAGCCAAGATCGCCGACGCATCCATCACGGCGGCGCAGGCGCCCGATGGCGTGACTGCGTTCCTGGGCGAGGTGGCGCTGTTGGGCGACGAGGTGGGCGCCGCCGAGCGCGCGCTGTTGGCAGACGACGCGGGCGCTGTGGTGACGGCCCTCCACAACCACTGGGTGTCGGAGCCGACCTTGTACTATCTGCACTTTCAGGCGCTGACGCGCGACCCGGCGGCCTTTTTGGGCGCCGTGGCGCCGTGGTGGCGCTCGCTCTAGACGGGGAGCGGTATGCACGCGATCCTTTTGATGATCGCTTCAAGCCCCACGAGCCCCTTTTCTTCGTTGTGTCGTGTCATGTCGTTGTTGTTGTTTTTTTCCACCACCACCCTCCTTTTTGGGTGGCCACGGCGCGCTAGGACCTTGACCCTGTCGGCGCGATAATAACAATAAAAAAAACAAAGGACACGGGAACCGTCTTTTTCCCTTGGGCAAAAAATCGCGCCCGGGCTTGGCGGGCCGGCCACCGCGCGACCCGATCGGTCCGCCTACGCCCCTTCTTTCTTGCGAGAAAGAGGCAAGGCGGGGCAAAGGTGCCCGCCAATTGAAAGAAGAAAGAATGAAAAGGTTACCATTGGTGCAGCCCTGGCGTATGGGCAATGCCGCGGCCGTTTTTTTAAAGACGCGGCAATACGTTGCTAAAACATTATCGCCACAATCAATACCATCATCAACATCAACATCACCAACGACAGCGTAGATCTTACCAGATCACGCTCTTCTCCATCTCATTTCGACAAAAGGTGAAAAAAAAGGAACAAAAAAGGATGACCGACTCTACGTCTCCTGCTGTGTGCTCGGACGACACGCCCAAGGCGCAATCACTCACGCTGGGCCAACTCTATGCCAAGATGGTGGCGCTTCCGCCTGATGCGCGCGTCTTCCCCCTGTCGTTTGAGCCATGCCTGTTCGCCATCCAAGACACTGGCGCTGTGCGCACCATGCGCACCAACCCGCACTGCCGCCGAGGTGACCGCTTCGAGCACGCCGCGGCCATCGTCGTGCGGCAGCACACAACCCCGGGGGTCGACCGCGTCACGGCTTCGGACGTGGCGCAGGACATTGAACCGCTCCTGGCGCGCCACGCTGCCAAACCCCTGATCGCCGAGCAGCACGAAGACATCACCGATGTCGTGGTCACCCACGTGTTGGAGGCGTCCGGCCAACGCTCAGCCATGAGCAAGATGATACCGCTTATGTCTCGCAGTCACGCGATGGCCGTCAACGTGGCCAAGAATTTGGCCGGCGTCGGTCGTGTCAACGACGCCGACCTACACTTTGCGGTCGAAGGGCTCCTGCGCGAGGGCCTGTGCGTCGAACTCTATCGCGTGGGCGACAACATCTACACGGTGAGGGAACTGCTCGCTCGGTTTCCCGACCTTTTGATGTCGCAGGCGCGCGAGGTCTTTCTTCAGATCCATAGGGACGAATGTGTGCCGGAACGCGGCCGCGGGCATTTTGTCTTGCGCGTCGCGCCCGCCGACATTACCGAGGCCGTGCTCGACACGGCCTTTGGCGGCAAGACGCCGCTTGTCGATCGACTGCGTGCGATGGCCTCGGGAATTCCAGAGCCTCCGCAATTCACCGGCGCGGCTCCCGACGTACTGTGAGCGCCCACCGACCAAGACGTCGGCGCGCACTCCCGGTTGCAACCCCCATCAGTCTCTTGTGGACCCTCTGGCTTTTTCCTTTTAAAATACACTTGCTCGATATCGTTTTTTATAGAAATACGCGTCTTCCTTATGCACGCTGCCATGGTGTACGGGTTGGCCTTTTGTGTTGCGTCCCTGTTGGGCGACGCAAGGCGACAGGGTCATCACAAGGTCTCTGTGTTTCTTTCTCTTCTTTTATTTCACTGAGTCGTCGACCCTGTGCTAGGCTCTATTGGTTTGTGTCTATTCGCGCAGCGCGATGGTGTTGCTCGGCACGCAAAAAATCAACACCAAACCGACGCGTGCATATCATCCTCGTGATGTGCAAGAATAGTATGCAGGCTTGTCGGTCAGAGGAAAAGACACACGCGCACCATGGCGTGCCGCTTTGGATTTTTCTTTGCTGGTCTCGGATTTTTTCTTGGTGTGTGTGCCGGCCCTAGACCAATTTTTGCGATGTATATTCGGGTGTCTCTGGCAACGATGCGTTTTCTCTTTCAAAGAAACAAGGAGGCAAAGGTGGGGCCATACACAAATGCGACGGAGGAAAAGGGCATAGGGCAAAGAGGGATCAATGCAAGGGGTTCGTGTTCCTAGCGTGGGCGAGACCGACGTCGCACATACGAGCCAAGAGGCCGTGCAACTGAAGGCATGTCCCCAGCCCGCATGCAACACGCTTTTGCGTGACACCGATTTCCTTTTTTTTTGTAATCGGATATGCGCGCCCACGGTGCAGCCCGTCGCATTCGCAGCGATCCACCGGCAACCGCACCAAACCCAACAAATAGCGAACACGCGCAGAGGGACAAGACAAAAGAAAGAAAAGGGAGATTAGGCCGGCGCGGTGCCGGTGCGCGACCGAGGTTAAAGAAGAAAAAAGGGCATGACTGCGGCAGCAGAAAGTGCCGTGGCAAAGGAAAAGAAATCACAAAATGTGGGGCGGCAGTCCGCGTACCCTGACGAGATCGAGACGAAGGCGTTCGTCTATCGCAATGCGCTTGGCGTCGCTCATCATGGTTCCGATAATGTCAGAGGCCATGTAGCCCATTCCCCAAAGTTTGTCTAGCGCGGCAGTGGCCGCATCAATGTCGCCACGACCACAGTCCAAGAGCACGGCACGCACCAACGCTGGATGAGGCCGATCGCACACCTGCCACAAAGAATCATCAGCAACGGGCGCGCGCGGTTATCGCCCACCGCCTGTCCTTTTGCTCTCAAGAGATGTCCAAAATAAAAAAAAGGAAAAGTGGAGAAAAAAGGGACGCACAGCGCCGCCCCACATACGCAAGCGCAAAAAGTGTGAGCGGGCGAATACCGCATAGACGCTGTCGGCATTGACCTGGCCACAGCCGGCGTGTGTGGCCTGCAGGTTGTTGATGGCCTGACGCATGTCGCCGTCGGCCGTGACAACAATGGCATCGAAACCGTCGCGTGTGCACGGCACATCCTAACGTGTGTGTGTGTGTGTATTCATACATGCAGGCACATGTTTGGTGTCGCAAAAGAGGACGGGGGAAAAAGGAGAGAGAGAAAGGCCACAAGGGTCGGTCAGTTGGTCGATTTGTTTCGCTGCGCGGAGGAAAATGGGGGTCGCGCTAGGCGCTGCGCCTATGGGGGGGGAAAGAACAGCGCAAAACGTAAAAAAAGGCCGGGCATACTTTTTCGGCGGCGACGATGGCACGGAGACGATCGAGGATCTGTTCGTCGGCAAGGCGCTGATAGCGCAGGATGGCACAGCGGCTCTGGAGGGCCTCGATGATCATCGACGATGTATTGCACGCCAGGGCAAAGCGCGTCGTGTTGGTGTACTTTTCCATGGTGCACCGCAGGGCCTGTTGCGCGCCCTGCGTGAGACTGTCCCCCGCCGTGCCGTCTCCTTTTCAGCCACATCGCTGTTCTTGTCGCGCACGCGCGCGCACGAAAAAAAAAAAGCGGTACCAATCGGCCTCGTCGAGAATGATCATCTTGTGGCGACCGGGAGGAAGATTGACCGTCGTGCGGGCAAACTCCTTGATGCTCTTGCGCACAACATCAATTCCCCTGACGAGTTTGAGGATAAAGGAGGAAAAAAAAGGAGACGTCACAAGTTTGTCCTTGCATGGCGGCGTACTGTGCATGAGTGTGGTTTATTACGGCGCTGTACCTCTCGTCCGATGCATTCAATTCGAGGACGGCCCTGTCGAAAGCCGGACCGAGCAATGCGCGCGCCAGGCAGGCGATGCTCGTCGTCTTGCCCGTCCCTGGCGGACCCTGGCGCCGCTGTTAGCAACAAAAGGCAGACTTTTTCCCCCAATGTCGAAAGCGCGCACACACAACACACAAAAAAGGAAGGCATCTACAGAATCGAGACATACACACAGAGTCGCACAGCAAAAAAAAGAGGGCGCAGAGCCAACTCTAGGCAGCCCACGACGAAAAAAGAAAAGAGAAGGCGTGAGACAGTGTTGGGGCGCGCGTACAGAAAGGAGCAGGTTGGGCACATTGCCGTCGACGGCGAGCGCCTTGAGGTAGCGAATCGCGTCGACATTGCCCGTGATATCGTCGAGCACCATCGGTCGGTATTTCTCCACCCAAGGCAGTTCGTATTGCGCCGTGCCCGCGTGGGACGTGCACGACGTCAAAATCGTTTCGGTCGTGTGGTCGTCCGGGTGGGTATCGTCGGGCGCGGCGGCAATGACCTTGTGCGTTCCCGACCGCGAGTAGATGGTCGTTGTGATTGTCGTTTTCGACGCCTTGGGCGCCAGCACCAAAGACGTCGTAAAAGGACCAGGCGTCGACGGTCGAATTTGCGAATCGTGCTCCATGCAAATTGTTGTGCGGCGCTTCTCGTCCTTCTTGTGTGTGTGTGGTATGCGCCCGGGATGTCCTCTTGTGCCCTTTTTCCTTTGTTTTGCGGTTCGTTGCCGGTTGGCCGTGCGCGGAAAAAACAGGTTGGGGGGGGTCGCTATGTCCCTCTCGGCCTGCCCTTTTCTTTCTTGTGCGCGAGCCTGGCTCTGTGGTTTTTTGGTTTTTCCCCCTTCAACGACGCACATTTGTCTTGTGCACCCGCAAAAGACCGGTTTTTATTGGATAATGATAATGCGCCAATCCTGGCCTCGGAATGCGATTGCGCATAGCAACCATCATCCGGTCATCTTTTTTTTAAAAAAGACTATGGCGCGGTCTTGTGGGCGTTTTTCTTTTGTCCCGCGGCCTCTTAGCGCTGGACCGTCGCGCATCTTGTGCGCCTCAAGGCCACAGAGCGGAGGATAAAAAACAACAGAGCAACGAGAAAAAAAGAGAGAGCCTCGCTCCATGATTGGTTGCGCCCTATTGTGAGCGCCCTGGCCCTGCAGCTGCAAAATCCGAGGGCCTATGGCCCTTTTCTTCTTCTTGCTCTGTTGCGCACAACCTTTTTTTTGCAATCAACACTCGCGCGATTCCACGTGCAAGCATACAAAAAAACCGCCCAAGAACAAAGAGAGAGAGAGAAGAAGAAGAAAAAGAACACAACATGGACATGAATTCGACGTTTATAGATGCCGAGATCGCCCTCATGGTGGAACAGCACGTCGACGAGTTTATTGCCAATGTCCTCGCGGGCGGCAGTGGCGATGCCAAGGGAAACGACGGCAGCGCCACCAACGGCGACCTCGCTTCCAGCCCCACCAAACCCGATACCGGTGCGGCTGAGCCTGTTTCCAAGGAGACACCGGGACCGGCGGCAGCGCCGACGATCGCCACAGTCGTCGCCGAGGGCGAAAAGAGGCGCAAGCGTGCATTTGCGAGCGCCGAGGACCCCGCGATGGTGCTCAAGTGCAAACGTTTGCACGCTGATGCCGTGTTGCCTGAACGCGCCACAGCCGACTCTGCCGGCTATGATCTGCACGCTGTCGAGGCAACGTCGGTGCCGGCGCATGGCCAGATCACAATTCCCATTGGCCTCGCTGTCGCCGTACCGCGAGGCCACTATGGGCGTGTGGCACCCCGGTCGTCTCTGGCGGCAAAGGGGATCGATGTCGGCGCCGGCGTGGTGGACGCCGACTACCGGGGCCCGGTCAAGGTCATCCTGTTTAATCACGGCCCCGCACCCTATGACGTCATTGCGGGCGATAGCATCGCGCAACTGATCATCGAGCGCATTGCCACGCCCGAGGCACGGTGGGCCGATGATCTCGACGAGACGGACCGCGGCAACGGCGGTTTTGGTTCCACTGGCCGCTAGATACCCCTCATCTGCCTTTTCTTTTCTCGGATGACAAACAGAAATAAAAATGCGCGGTCGCTCACTCGCTCGGCGCCACACACACGCCAAACTCTCTTTTTTGCACTCTTTTTTTTTTGAAAAAAGGCGGTCTTTCACTTCGGAATAAGCCACAGAATGCACCAACCTGTGCGCCACCGTGGTTGGTTTGTGTGCTAAGTCGCGCCATTGGTGGGCGAGTTTTGAATTTCTTTTTCTTTCTTAATGTTATAAATCCTTTTCTCGCTTAGGTAAAGATTTCTTTTTTCTTTTTTCTTGCCTGCCGCGGACCCCATAATGGCCAAATGCGAAGGAATGGGACGCTGAGGACAGCACGCGCTGTCTTACAAGCGTGTTCGCCGCACCCGCTGGTGTTTGATTTTGATTTGCACGCTGAAATCTTTGTTAATTTTGTGCACCCCCCAATAAAAACAATTAAAAAACATTTTATGCACAGGTTCGTTCGTGGTCGGCACAAATTCGCGCTGGGGCTGGTTCAGCCCGGAATGTGGCCAAAAGAACCGTGCATAACTTAATTTCGGACTCAGGTCGGTACAGAACGACAGTAAATCCGCCTCTATTCCGAAGTGCTGCCAAGGCACAATTTGGCTGTCAAACTTTTGAGTCCAAAAAAAGAGCCGATAGGACGCCCTAAAACACGTGCTTTGTCTGGTGACAAGAAAATCGTGCGGCGGAGACGGCAGGGTGCGACTGATGTCGTCGGCATTTTTTTTACGTTTTTCGAGAGAGGCCGGATAACGGCCAACTATGAACGCTCTGCCGGCGAGGTGCGCTGCTCCCACGAGCATCTTTTGGGTAGTCCACACAAAGAATAAAAAAATCTCTCAACCAACAGCCAATCATACCACGCACACCATCTGACCGAGTCTTTTGTGGGTGTGCCAATAGGCACCCAAAATCAAAAAAAACCCCTTTGGGTTTGCACTTTTCGTGTTCCTTTTTCAGAGACAAAAGGCACCGACGACCACAGGTCGCCAACAACACAAAAAAAGAGGGAAGGAGAGTGCCCCGAAACGATCCGTTTTTGCATGAACGGCCACGGCGACGACATGGCCGACGCGTGTCTGTTTGACCTCCTCCCCGACGAGGTTGTCATCGAAATCCTCATTGCGCTGGGCGGCGGCGACGTCGGGGCGCTGTCCAAATGGGCGATGACCTGCAGGCGCCACGCCGTTGTCGCCGCGGACCCGACGCTGTGGAAGCGCCTCTATGAAAAACGTTTTGGTGATCCATACCACCGCCGATTCGAGAGCGAGGGCAAGGACTGGCGTTGGCTCTACCGGGCGCGAGCCTGCGTCGTTGGTGCCGCCACCGCCGACCGAGACCCTCGCGCCCGCGTAGGCACCGTCAAGATACTGCAACAGGATGCCGAGTGGACGTATTGGGGCGATCTCCTTGGCGTCATACCTGACGGCTATGGCCTTGCGCTGCCGCAGGACCCTGCCACGTGTCCCCCGCTGTGGATAGACGGCCGCGCTGTCGTCGCCACCGCGAGAGATCGATACGAGGGCCACTGGAAATGCGGGCAACGCCACGGCCGCGGAATCGAGACGCTTCAAAGCGGAGGCTCTTATGATGGCGACTGGGAGGCGAACGAGCGCCACGGTCACGGGACCTATACGTGGTCAGACGCGAGTGTCCACATCGGTCAATGGCAACACGGCGACCGCCACGGTCACGGTTCCGCGCGCTACGCCGATGGCGACTGGTACGACGGCGACTGGGTCCGAGGCCATCAGCACGGCTACGGGTCATATACGCACGCCAACGGCGCTCGTTACGACGGCCAGTGGGAGAATGGCCTTCCGCACGGATACGGCGAGGAGACGTCACTAGATGGCATGGCCTACTATGGACTGTACCGCTGTGGAAAGAGATGCGGCTATGGCGTCGCCACGCAAGACGGCGTCACAATCTATCGAGGCCAGTGGGCAAACGACAAGATTGCAGGCTACGGCGTCGCACGGTACGCCGACGGCGCCACGTGGTGCGGGTGGAGCGTCGACGGCGCCAAGTGCGGATACGGGGTCTATCGATGGCCCGACGGTACCGAGTACGCAGGTCTCTTTGAGGCCGACCAGCCATGCGACAGCGGCGTCTATGTGACGCCCTCTGGCGAGCGCACCGTGGTGGTTGGGGGCGACTCGGATGCCCATGCGGTCGTCACGCGCCCCGATGGGTTTACCTACACTGGCGGATGGAGCGCGGGGTTGGGGTCGTTCGGCCAGGGCACGTGCACCTATTCCGATGGATCGTGTATTGCGGGCACGTGGCGTGGGGCCATGGCTCTCGGCGGCACGATCACAGCCCACCGCACACGCGACACGCCATGCGGCATCGATTCGCCTTGCGAGGCGTGCGCGGTCATGGCACGCAGCCGCGGCATCAACACTGGACCCGTTTGTGAATAAAGGAAAGTATTTTTAAAAAAAAATGTATGCACATATTTTCTGCGTCGGGACAATAGATCTAAACCCAAAAAAAGTAGACTTTTACTGCAGCGGAAAAAAGGAAAGGTCGATGTGTTGCCGCGTCTTTTTCGTGCGCCCGTGGTCTACCCTTTTCTTGTCCCAAAAGGCAAGAGCGCTCTGACAGGAGAGCGCCCAGTAGGGGGAAAAAAAGGACCATCGGTACGCTTTGGCGCATAGGGTAGCTACAATGTTTTTTTCTTTGTAGGATAGGGTCCTATACGCCCACGCGCGAGTGGGGGCATCGGTAAAGGGGTGGGCCTAAAACCAGCGCCGGGCCTAAATCGGGGGCCGGTGTGGCAACGGTGTCGCGCGCCACGCCCGCACCAGGCGATCATGATCGCAACGTAGCATGCCGAGAAACAGGACCACGCCGGGGAGACCCACGCCGACAGCGTGAAAGACCGTACCACGCGCAAGCCAGGTCGCGCCGACGAGCGAACACGCAGCAGACATTGCGCGTGTGGTGATGACGTGTCCTGCCCAGAGCGGTATCCACCCGCCGACCAAGAGGAACAGCATGTAGACGACGCCCAGGGCCGAGGCCTCGATCGGTCGCGAGAGGCGCCCGACCAAATAGTCGCCAAAGGCCAGGGGCGGCGCGTCGTTGGTGGGCGTAGGCATGGCCTGCCTGCTTTTTTCCCGTCTCCCACACGCGCGCGCGTCGTCTCTTTGCTTCTCCTTTTTTTTTGGTCTGTGCGACGACAGGCGGCGTGCTGGCGGGCGCGATGCCGTCGACCTTTTTTGGTGCCTTTTTCCCTTGTGTGTTTTTTGCTTGATGGACAATGCCTTGCCCTGCCTTTTTTTCGCCGTCTCGCCGGTTGTGCGACAAAACAAGGCGATGTCTCGCAAAAATACAAGGAGAGGATGCGAAAAGTTGATGCGGTCAAATGCTTTGGCGCTGTGTGATTGTTTACTGCGTGAGGTTCGCTTCTCTTTCTGCGTATGTGTGTGTGTGCATTTGCTTTGGCCCCCAAACAGCCCCATTTGGCCGCAGCCAAAGGCCGCCCAACAAAAAGGGGGAAACAACTGCGCGGGGTGCCTAAACCAGTAAGAAAAGGCGCTACCCTATTGGAGAAATGGAAAAAAAAGAAAAGGCTTTTCGACACCGTGTCCGTTTCTTGGTCCCGCGAATGGCGCCTTTGAGCGACACGCACGCCCTCTGAGGGTGTGCAGAGGCACCCTAATGGCAAAAGAGGCACACTCGCATAGAGTTGTTGCGCGTCGCGGTCCCTCTCTCTCTCTCTCTCTCTCTTTGGATAGGGGAAGAGAAAAAAAGAGGCACCCAAAAAGCGACATACCCGATGAAGCGACAGGGCTCATGGCCTTTGGGCGACACGTCCTCTCTCCCAGAGGCACAGCGCCGTCGCGTCAAAGCGCTCGTACCCAAAGAGACCAGCGCGGATGAACCGCCGCCGTCGCCACCGCCACTCGATATCACCGGCTTGCCACCGGAAATGATCGAGATGGTACTCGCCGCTGCGGGGCCCTTTGGCGCAGCGCGTGCAGCCCGCGCCTCGTCCGCACTGCGCAACGTGGGACGCGATCTCGCGCAACGGCAATCGCTCGCGTCGCGTGCGCGCTACTGCCCCGACTATTGGTCGTGCGTGGTGGCCCTGACCGACGCCATCGGCGCCCACGATGCCGACCTCGTCGAGACCATACTGGCCTCGGGCGCCATCAGCATGACGCTGCCGTTTCTGTCGCCCGAGGCGACCCTCCCCGTGCCCGTTCCAAACGATCGCGGTCCGCGCGCCATGACGCTGCTCAGCATGGAACCGCCTGTCCGTGATGGTTGGACGCCACTGGCACTGAGCGCGTTCATGGGCGCTTCGAGTGTCGTACACCGTCTGGCGTCGTTGGGCGCCCGTCCTTTGCCCACGGCCGCCTCGCTCATGTCGGGCATCTTGTTGCGCAAGTTCGGGGCCGTGCCGCTCCGTGCTACGCTGCGCGGCGTCGGTGCCCTGATCCGAGCCTACCCGACCACTCGGCCGCTGGCCGCCATCGACATCAACCCGCTCACGGCCCTGCGCCTGTATGCCGTATCGCGCGCCGAGTATATCGTCGCGTCGGCATTGATTCAAATACGTGGGACTGTGTCGCCGCACACGCCAAAAGACCCTAGCGAGGCACTCACACAGACTCTTGTCCAATGCTACTCCAAAGGCGTGGAGACGCGCTCACCCGCAGAGCGCGAAGCTGCCATGGTGGCCGCGCGCGACTTGGGCGCGCGGGTCGGTGGCGACCTGTTTGGCCGATGGCTCGGGCCTGTGCTCACCGCCCTTTTGAGCGCAGGATACGATCCGCGTGACCGCACGCTCGTCGCTGCCATAAAGACCATAAAGGCACAGGCCGGCGTGTCCGAGGTGGCCGCCGCGACAACCGCCTGTGAGAATGCGCGCGCAGCGCTCAACGGAGACCCGGCGTTGCGCCGCAGGACGATGCCGAGCACCTTTGTGAGGTGTTGGGGCCATGTCATCAAGAACCACATGGAGGCCGCCATACTGGGCGCATTCATCGAGGCCTATGGCGCGGCGATCGTCGCGCCTTCCCAAGACGGACATGCAAAAATAAATCAATGAGAGAGCGCGCGCGCAAACATCCGCCGTCGGGTTCTTTCTCTTTCTTTTTTTTTGACCGCGGGGGAACAAGTTGGGAAATTTTTGGAGCGAAAAAAACAACCACGCTCAAAAAACCAGCGGGCCGATGGGCATCCGCCAGGCTGCTCTTTGTTTTTTTTGTGCCTCGCCAAGGCCATCACGGCGTCCACCGTCGGCGTTGGTGGCTTGTCCGCGCGCTGCGGGGCATTTGTGTTCTCTCTTGTGCGCACTCGCAAAAGAAAAGAGAAAAAAAGAGCGCACGCAGGTCGCCGAGTTTGTGCCTGTCTTTTGTTTGCTCTTTTTCTTTTGTAAAAACAAATAAAAACCCCATCAGAAGATTAAAAGATCGCACCACGCAAACCTACTCTTTTTTTTTCCTCATCATCCATCGCGCAAAAGCAACATCGCAGGGGATGGAAAAAAGTAAGACGCATGGGATTGGTTCCCCCGAGTCTCTTGGCGCACAGCAAAAAGTGGATATTGGCCGATACACGAGAAGGAAGGAGAAAAACGGTTCGCGCCAGTGGCTTTGCCTCTTTTCTCTTTCTCCTCGCGCACGACTGCCGACGCGGAACGAAAAGGCGCCGTGAGGGTAAAAAAGACAAAAGGGCGAAAAAGGTGGTCGCCCCGATGATGGATGCCAGGCCATTGGCAGGGGACCTTATGGAGGGTTACGAGCACGCATCGAGCATGTCGGCCCTGCCGACAGAGATCCAGTGTGCTATTCTTTTGCGCTGCGGTGACGCCGTGGACCGGGCCGCCGCCTACTGCGTCTGTGCTCTGTGGCGGCGCATACTGCGCGAAAACCGTCGCTATGCGTGGGCGTGCTCGCGCAGAGACATTTTCCATCTTGTCGCGCTGGCGCTCGACACCGACCGACCGCGCGTCGCCGAGTGGCTAGTGACACTGGTCGACCCGTCGCTGTTTCGCGGGTACAAACTACTAGAGTCGACCGTGCACGCGGGCAACGGGCGTCTTTACCAGACGCTTCGTAAATGCGGCATCAAATGGCAACCCTCGGGCATCCCCCACGCCCTCGCGGGCAATCACGAGGCTCTGAACGCTGCCGCCTTGCAAGACGCACTGGCCGACGGCGCCTTGCACGATGCCGCGGCCCTGCTGGCCGTCGTAGAAAAGGACCTCGCCGACATTGTGTCGGCGGTCTGGTCGCCAGACTGTGCGTGGTTACCCAGAAAACGCCTGATCGTCCATGCCGCAGCGCACGGCGCCGTTTCCGTCTTGCGCTGGCTGCGCGCCGTCGACAGCACATGGCTGACCCCGGCCACCTGTGAACGTCTGGCGCAATCGCCACACGATCGCGTCTTTGACTGGCTCGTCGGCGAGGTGGGCGCCTCGCCTGTGCGGGGGTGGTACGATCGCGCACGTGTTGAATGCAATGCACGGGCTCTTGCACGCCTCTACTCGTATGAGGGTGCCTCGCTTGAACCCCACCGCAGGCCTCGACTGGTTGCCAAGATGCTCCTTGCATCGGCGGCCCAATCAAATCATTACGACATCGTCCGCCTCGCCATCGATATCGATCCGGGTGTCAAGCTTGGCTGCGGGGATGACGTCGTCGAGTGGAGGGGACTCGACCCGGATCACATCTGCGATGAGCATACTCATCTCGATGTCGTGCGCACGCTCATGGAGAGAGGCGTCGGCATCAGCACATTTGCATATGGGAGAGCGGCAGAGCGCGGCCACATTGCCGTGCTCGACCACCTATGGCAACACCGCGTGCCCTTCCCGTCGTACCATTATGCATGGATACTTTCCGGCCATGTCTCGGTAGTGCGCTGGGCGCTCGATCACGGCGTCCCACTCGGCGGTGCCTCTCTGAGCACCGCGGTGCTGGCGCGTGCGCGTGACGGCCTCTATCCAGGCGACAGTTGGATGACCGTCGTGCGGCTCCTGCTCGAACACGGCTATGTATGGAGTGAACGCGCATGCCTGGCCGCGGCTTCCACCGCCATGCTCGACATTCTCGCCATGGCCATAGACAATGCGGGAACGTTGTGGGACCCACGTGAGTGTCTCTGTGCGGCGCTCGCGACCGATTCGCCACGGCATCGCGCGACGGCCGAATGGATCGCCGAGCGCGCGGGCATCCGGCTCGCTGCGTTCGAGCGTGATCTTATCCAGCAGGATGACCATGAAGTGGCACGCCGGACCGCCGACACCGCCCTCCAGGAGCACGCCAAGATCGCCAGCGCATGAGCCTCGCTCTGCGTCCCTTTTTTCTTTTTCCTCTTCTCTGTGTCCCCCTCTTTTTCCATTTTTTTGCTTCTTTGTTTTTTGTGCGCTGTCGCAGCCTTTTCCCATGTTTAAAAAACATGAAAAAAAAAGAAAGGTTGATTGCAAAAAGACAAGAAATGCAGAACACTTGCCAGCACCCTTTTCATGTATAGGCGCTGGGCCTCTTTGTTTCGGAAACAAAGAAACGGCAAAAAATGCGCCGCACGAATAAAAGCGCGCGGCAGACTATGGCATGCCGGGTGCGCGATCCCCAAAGAGAGCGAGACCACCAAGGAGCCGAGACGACATCCTAAAAAGAGGCGCGTGTCGACTTTTTTTTCTTTCGTGGCCTTTGTCTTGTTCTCTTTGGGGTTTAGGGTCGCGATTTATTTATTTTTCTTTTACTCGCCGGGACAACTGTCGGCGCCGAGCGAGGGCGTCTCAGGGGCGGCACCGGCGCCGCGCATGAGAACAACCGGTTGACGTCCGTCGAGGTCGGCCGAGAGTTTGTGGCCGTGGCTCACCACTTCGATCGTATCCACGTCGATCTCGATGATCACTTTGCGTGCATCGCCTGCCATCGCACAAGGCGTGAGCCCCATTCGTCCTTTTCATTCTCTAAAAGGGATATTTTGACATGTGCACGCGTGGGGCTCATAATTGCTCCATAATAGGGAGCGAGCGCACCGACGGGAAAGGAGGCGAGTACCAAAGGCGTGCTTGGGCACCGGTTCGGCGCATGCCAGATTCTGGGTGGTGGCGTCTTCCATACAAGAGACGGCGACCGTGCCCGTCAACGTGAAACACGCGTTGCGCTCTGGCGAGAGATAGGCCACGCACGCAGTGGCGTCGCACGCGCCGGCATGGCATACCTTGCGTGTGTCGGCACGCGACACGACACGCATCCTACAGAAATCATCACTGGATGCGGGATAGTCGGTTATGCGCACGGCGCGGCTCACGGGACGCTGGGTGTGCGGATCGACCGTCGTCAGGACGGCATAGGGCGAGTCGGCCTCGATCTCGCGCAGTATCGCCAGCACCCCATCCACACCGTTGGTGCTCCCGTCGCATCTTTGCCACGCCGTCGTCTTTATCGAGGCCATGTCGCTGTGTGTTTGTGTACGTATGTGTGTGCTTGCTTGTGTGTACAAAGGCACCCTGTACGATTTGTGTCTTGGGCTGTGTCCTCAAGGGGGATCAACAAAAAAATTGTGGTGCCTTGTTTTTTCTTTCGCTGTGCGCGCTCCTCGTCGCGTTGCGCCGCACCCGGCGACTTGTGCCCCTCTTGGCATCGTCACATGCGCATACGCCCGACAAGCGCTTTTTTGGTGCTTGTCTTTTTTTTGGTGAAAAAACAAAGCAGCAGAAACAAAAAGAGGTGGTGGCACATTTTGTTTGTTGCGGCCGCGCGCTCCCTTTGGCCCGCCGCCTAGGGCACTAAAAAGAGGAGGCACGACGCTCCCAGACAAATCTTGCTCTGTTCATACAGCATTCTGGTTGGAGCGGCGCTTTGGCCAATTCTATTCTTTTTTTTTCTCTTCTTTGTCAATAGGGATGACAGCGCTCATAGAATACCCACGACATTGTTGGCGAATAAAAAAATGAGAGGCCTGCAGGTTGGCCAATGCGCTGCACCCCGACTTTTGCGTGTAATGGCGACCGGCTTGCGGCAAGGTTTTTGGCAGCGGCAGGTCCCCTTTTTTGCGGTTTGTTTGTAAACAACACAACAACAGTAATAATAAGAAAGAGGCGCCTCGTGACCTTTACGACAACATGGAGTCACCCCGTTTGCCGGGCGATTGTTTGATGGTTTCCGAGAGCATCCACATGCTCGCGAAGGAGGACGACAGCGCGTGCCTCCTCCCGCGCCTCTTTCGCGACCACCCCATCGAGGCGTCCCTTGTCATCTCACATCTCTCTGCTTGTGACATTGTGCACGTGGCCCTCGCGTCGCGTGCCGTCGGCCTCGCCATGCCCCGGTGCATGTTGTGCGCCGCCGAACTGGGCCTTCTCTCGTGGCACAATTTATCGATCACACGCCGACGCGTCTGCGACGTGCCTTTTACATGGCCTCTTCCTCTGTCGCCTCCATCCGGCGGGGAGCCGTCGCCTTTTACCTCGTGGGACGAGGCCTATGCACTCGAAGACCTCGCAGCAACAGCGCACGATGGGATATCGCGTCTGGTGAGGTGGACGGCGGCTGTCAAGAGTGCCGCAGCATATGCATGTGAGGGAGCCAAGTCCTATATCGACTTTGTTGGGGCCGTCGACGCGGATTACACGTCAAAGGGCGATCCCAACTGGTGGCTCGACGAGCCCGAGCACCGGCGCGTTGCAGAGAAGGAGGAACGCGCCGATGATGCCGTTAAGCACATCAAGGCCAGTGTGCGCGAGTACAGCACGAAACTCGCCGTGGCCGCGCGCACCCAGTCGCACGCTGATATCGCGCGCCGCCTGTGCGCCGACACGGCCACCATCATCGACCAAGCGGCCTCAAAGACGTGGTTTGCTGGTGACTACATGCGCAATCATGTCGAATCGGACACAGACGCCGAAGACCTCCTGTGCGGCCTCGGTCCAGCACTGCGCACAGGAGCACGCCAGGATTTCGCGCAGATGTTCTTTGCGGGCACAGTCGATCACGTGGTCCGTTCGCTCATCAATCGTCGACCGCCGCCAGGGGCCACTGCCCACGGCGAACGCACCGTTTGCGCCGTATTGACGCTCGTCGAGCGTTGGTGTCCCCACAATGCGTTTGCCGACCGAGCCAATGATCTCCAGTATCATGCCGCCATATCGCCCGACGGACCCGAACACGATGCCATGGACACGTGGATGGTGCCCGACGCCAAAGGCATCACACATACCGTGCTCAAAAATACGTTGCGCGCCCATCTGCGCAAGCGCATCGGCGCCTACGCGCCCTACCTGTGCCAGGGACTCTTGAGACTGTGCGTGTGCGTCTCGATCATAGAGCGCGCTGGTCGTATGCACGACCGTGCGGTCGTCACGGCGGCCGCATCGCTCTTTACGGGCGACATGGAGCCGCGGGCCATCGCCCGGTCGCTGGACGAGGCACTCTCGCAAGACGCCATCGCGCGCCGGGCCTTTGGCGATCGCATCGACCACGACGCCCTGACCAAAGCCAGAGCGCAGCGCGCCGTCGCCACCAACGCGAGCGTCATTGTCATGCTCCTGGTGCGCAGCCTAGAGGCCGTGTCTCTGCTCGTCGCCACCTTTCCCGACGCCCCGCTGGTCGCATGTCAGTTGGCCGAGCGGTTGTTTTGTGTGGCCGAGGCCATCACGACGCGTATCGTGTGGGCGCCGAGACGATCGGTTGACCCTTGCTTTGTTGTTGACAAAGGGCGCATCCGGCTGAGACCAAACACTGCAACACACTGGACGCTATCCTTGCGAGACACCCGACTATACATGAGGCGCGCCAACCGCTCAACCATCCGGGCGCTCTTTGGCGCCACAAATGTGGACGCGTGGGCGCGCGTTGTCGCCCAACCCAAGCGCCATCCTGCCCGTCGCCTTTTGATCGCCGGCGAGGGTTTGGATCAGCCCTGTTCGAGCCCCATGGCTCAGACGACACACATGATCATGCGGGCCATACAAGACAGCGCCGATCGCACGGACAACGACATACACAAAGACGCGGATTGCGCCAGGCGCGTGGTCCTGGCCTTTGGTCGCGCCCTCGGTACGCCCGACAAGGCTTTGGCAGTCTGCCACGCGCTTGTCGTGCTCTATGACCTGCCCCCGATGCCCTTGGAATCGGGCCGAGGCGGGTTGGCCGCCCTCTCGCCAAGTTGTTGATATTCTATGTGTGCGACAAGACCAAAGACTTTGTTTATGCCTTCCAAGGAAAAGGAGCGTAACAAAAAAGGGCTTGGACAGGTTTTATACAATTTCCCGGTGTTTTTTTGCCTCTTGGGGTGCAGGATACCGCGCGCGGCAAGTCCGCGGCGTCGCAAGAGGGGAAAAACCCAAGGGCGGCTTGCGCTGCCATTTTTCGCCAAGCCTTGGGTGATTCCTTTTTTTATTCGGCACCCTTGTGTGGCAAACAAGGGTGGCCGTCGGTCTGTCGTGCCTCGCGCATGCTCCTTCTCTTTTTTTTTTACTAAAAAGAACGCAATAAAAACCAGACGCGACGACCTGTGGCGATCAACGGTGGTGCGCGCTGCATCGGCGAGCCAAAACAACAGCGTCCACGCAAAAGAGGGCGCCACACAACCGATCGCCGCGGCTCTTTATTTCCGTTTAAAATAAAAAAGAAAGGGTCTCCTCTGGGGCGTACATTTTTTTCTTGGGGTGCTGGGACTGTCGCGCCCATCCAACCCAACTCAACCCAAAAGCAACGGGGCAAAACAAAGAGAGAGAGAGAGAGAGAGAGAGAGAAATTAGTTTGCGTGCTGCAGACGCTGCTTTCTTGACAATAAAAAAAAAGAGAGATCGACCAACAGAGCGTCGACCGAGGACGCTCATGAACACCCCCACCCAACGTCGCCCTGCCTCGGTGCACGCACAGACGACAGCACAAGCAGCAGCGACCCGCGACCAAATCGACCAACTCGCTCTTTTGGTCTTGAGCGCGAGGGACCATAGGGCGCCCCTCGACGTCGCTTTTCGCGACGCTGCGCGCCATCAACTCGGGCTCGATCGCGAGTCCTTTGCGCGTCTGTTACGCCGCGCCTTGGATGACATACAGCAACAGATTGCCGAGGAGCGGCGCATCCAGCAAGAACTCGATGACAGGTTGGGCGGCGGCCGCTTGATGGCCTTTCGGGACTTTCTCCTGTCGTGCTGTGGTGGTGGTGCATGCCAATAAGAATAAAAAAGAAAGAGAAGCGCACGACGCCCTCGTGTCCTGTGCGCCGTGCCTTTCCAAACTCTTTGGTTGTCATTTGCAGTACAAAAAAACGGAAGCAAAAAAAATTACCGCAAAGGGAGCAGCCCGTAGGATGAGACGGGCACATGGCCCGCCCGCATTAGACCGCGGTCTTTGTCCAGTACAAGGTCGAGTCGCCGTTGAGATAGACGACGCCGGCGGCGGTGGTGCCCATGTAGGTGCCGTGGACGCTTTTGAGGGTCCACTGGTTGCCGGCGTTGATGATGACGTCCCACTGTTCCCACGAACCGACCGACGTGGCATCGGAGCGCACCCAGCCGCCCGGGTTGGCCGACATGTAGCGGTTGGCGTACGACTTGAAGGTGTACTTGCCGTTGGACAACCTGGCAGCGGTCCACTTTTCCTTGGTCGTGGCCACGTACCAGAGCGAGGCCACGCTCCCGTCGTCCTGCGCCGTCAGCTGCCTGCCGCTGATGGGCGACACCAGCGTGACCAACTGCGACAGCGGCTGCGGCGACGCAGAGGCCGTGATCGAAGGCGTGGGCGACGGCGTCCTCGTCGGACTCGACGTGGGCGTCCGCGACGGGGTGGCCGACACGGTGGGTGTCACCGATATGGAGGGCGTGGCCGAAGGGGGCACGGGCGAGGGCGAGGGCGACGGGGGCGGCATCCAATAGGTGACCACACAACCGCCCGAACCGCCGCTGCCCGCGTACTGACTTGTGTACATGGGGCACGAGAGACCGCTGCCGCCGCCGGCGCCGCTGTTGGCCGCGGCATTAATGGGGCTCTGCTGGCGCTTCTTTTCGCCGCCGATCTCGCCTGACGCTCCGTTGCCATTGTAGCCCGCGGCGCCACCGGCCGAACGGCACGTGCCATCATCCTGGCCGCCGCCGCCAAACCAGTTGCTGTCCCAGTCACCGCCAAAGATGCCGGCAACGCTGCCGCCGCCACTGCCGCCGGCCTTGATGTCGCCGACACGTGCTCCGCCCGAGGGCGCATTGCCGTTGGCGCCCGAAGGGGTGCCGGGGCCGCCCGCCGATCCCGACGCCGATCCGTCGGCACCGCCGCCGCCGCCGCCCACGCACTGGTAGGTGCCCGCGGCGCCGCCATAGGCAGTCGCCGTAAAGAGCACGCTGTTGGCCGAGGCCGACGTGACGACGATCGCCGTCGGCTGACCGTCGCCGCCCTGGCCTCCGCCGGTGCCGACCGTCACCTGCCACTGCGCGTCCGAGGGCCACGCGGCCGTGTCAACGGCCCGGTCGATGATCGCGGCGCCGCTGCCGCCGCCGGCCACGCACCCGTTGCTGATGGTCAGGCCTCCACCGCCGCCGCCCCACAGGGTGACGGAAAAGTTGTAGGCGCCCGCGGGCGGCGTCCACGTGCCCGACTGCGCGACAAAGGCCGTGTGCCGCTGGTCGGCGTCTGCCACGAGGCAACAACAGAAGCACACCAGCGCCATGAGCGCCGACGCTTTTGCAATCGATTTCATATTCCTTTTCTTGCCTTCTCTTTTCTGTTGTTTTGTGCTGTTCTCTGTGGGGTGGGGCGCGCGTCGATCTATTTTTGCAAAAGTTGCCTCGACACGAGGCTCCGGGTCTTTTTATGGCTCCTGTTACCGTCGACGCGCGCACGCCTCTGCGCGTGCCCGCCCATCTGACCTTTTTTCTTTTCCAAAAAAAAAGGGAACGCAGCGCGTTTCCGCCACGGGGGCGGGCCGTCTTTCCTGATGCTGTCGTGCCCTGTGGCAGAAAGGACACGCCACACACCACACACACAGACCCCCATACGAAAACACACATCCACAGCACAGGTCTGAGACACACGACGAGTACAGAATAGGCCTCTTTCCTTCTTTTTTTAAGATGGGGAAAAAGTCAAAAAAAAACGGTTTTTTCTCTAGGATGGGGGGCAGTATCAACCGGCGCGACAACGCGCGCACGCGCAAGAAAAGTGCCTGCACTGCGGCACCGACGAGTTGGCCCACTGTTGGTGGCTCGGTTGGGCCACGCACACGTCGGGCACGTTGGAGGCCACCCATGCCATGGTACTGTGGACAAAGGCGAGGCCCGTGACGGCATCGATCGCCCCTTGCAGATCCCTGATGCCAAAGCGCGCGCACAAAAAACGCAGTGCGTCTGGTTTGGGCAGGGACAATGCAGCGGCCATGACAGCGGCGTCGCAGCGCGCTCCGGCGTCGGCGAGCGCCGTGATGCCGTCGACCGCGCAGTGACGCACGGCCGTAACCAGCGCGTCCCACGCGTGCAAGGGCACCAAGCCACAGTCGTGCAAGACCAGGGCGCATCGCCAGTGGCCCGATGCGACCGCAAAGCGCGCAACGCCCACACCGATGGTCGGCACTATATCGCGTCTCTGGGTCATCCACGCCAGCACGTCGACGTGACCCCGCGCGACCACCTGGTAGGCGAGGTGCGGTCCATACTCTTGGGCGACAGGCCGCAGCGGCGCAAGTCGCGGATCATCGCCACACGCCCATTTGGCAATGTGCAAGTGTCCATTGCACATGGCGTAGGCGACGTGCGAGGGCGCACAGGTGCCGAGCCCCGAATCATGGGCAAAGGCCACGGTTTGCAGGTGACCGCGAATGGCCGCCGTGCGGATGGCACCGCCCGAGATCTTGGGCTCTTTCAAATGGGCGGCGATCCATCGCGCGGCGGCCTCGTGGCCCTTGCGCACGGTCTTGTCAAGGTCAGACGCATTAAGGCCGCACATAATGTCGCAATCGGCGTCGTGTAAAAGGGCCAGCATGTCGCTGCGTCCCTCGCGCAGGATGCGCTTTTTCAGATACGAGGGACACCAACACTTTTTTAGGTACGCCGCCTTGCGCTGGAGGCGATGGAGGACGTCGACGACGTCGGCATGGCCCCGTTCGAGACCGTACAGGATGACCTTTTCGCGAGCAAAGGTCGTGAACGGGTGGACACAGTCCTCTTTCGCACGATCCAACAGCCAGCACAGGGCGGCGCGACGGTCGCGCTGAGCGGCACCCACCATGGCGTCGGCAGCACATCTCGTGCTGTCACATCGCTCGTCTCCGTACCACGCTTTGCGGTCCACGCCGATGCATTGCCACGCCCATTCGAGCACATCGACGCGACCCCCTATGGCGATTTCCACCATGGCCTTGTGTGGCAACAGGTCTCGGGGGAGCAGGTGGACGGCCACCGCCAAGGGCGCGCCTGCTCGGATGATCTCGCGCCGTACACGGACGCGCGCCGCTTCCAAGCGCGAATCGTTGTGGCGCACGGGCTGCGTCAAGAGGCTCACGGCGGCGCGCTCCACCCACGCGTCGACAGACGCGCACAAAAGACGATCGGGCACGGCGACGCCGGTCACGCTCGCCCAAGCCAAGAGCGCGCGCGTCGACACGGGGGCCAACCACTGGCCGACGCACAGCAGAATCTCGACGGGCAACTCAACTAGACTGATGGAGGCGCAGGACGGGGAGACATCGATTTCCATCGGCGCCAGTGGTTGGGGCTCCATGTCGATGGCGCCACCGCAAACAGAACTACGCGCGTGTGTCGGCGACACCGTCTGTATTGTGGCCATCTCCGTCTCCTTTTCTCTTTCTTTTTTTGTCTTTGCTGCGCACTGACCAGAAAGGGACTGCGAAAAGCAATTTTGGATAAGGAAAAAGAACGGCAGAAAAGGGAAAAAAGGAGAACCAATGCCGCGCGAAAAAAACTCTGCTCGCCGTGTGGCGGCTTGGCGGTTGTTGTGGCCTCGCCCACGGGCTCGGGGGCATCGGCCGCTCGCGACCCCCAAGGACCCTTTTTTTGTGCCGTGTGCCAACAAAAAAACACACGACGTCATTGGTCGACAATGTCCGGTGGCTTTTTCCTCTTTTTTTCGCGTCATTTTAGATTTTACAAAAGAGCAGAGAAAGACCACACGCAACAAAAAGAAGGGAAAAAGCAGGTGGCCGTTGTTGCGCCTTTTTCGTTGGGCGTCTGTTTCTCTCTTTTTTTTTGGTGTGGGGCTCTTTGCCGGGACCAACAGAAAAAAGTCGCAAAAGAGGCGTGGGCGACCCTCTAAAGGTTCGACAACTTTTCAACGGCAAATGTGTGGGCAAGGAGAAGAAAAAAGACGCAGAGGCCTTTGTCCTGTGTCTTTTTTTTTTGATATTTGTTGCGTCATTGATCAGCGGCGATCGTCTGCTGCGCAAGGCACAAGTCTTTAGGTCGCCTGGTTGGCACTCAACCGGGCAAAGGCAAACAGGCTCATTGTGGTTTTTTTAGGTTTTGGATTTATTCCATTTTTTGTTTGAAACGACGTGGCGCCTGTGCGGGGTCTAGGCGGTGGCCGGTTCAAACACCCACCCGCTCTCGGTGGCGCCACACGACGGCGCCAAAACAATGGGTGACCCGACGACGCCGGCGCCGTCGGGCCGGAGGCACCCGCCGAGGCTCGCGTTGTAGATGGTGCCCGTCATGTTCGTGTCATGTGTCGTGCCGGCGACGCCGGCGCTTTCGGGACTGGCTGCGGGCAGCCACGATCCAGTCTGCGAGGGCGTGCCACTGGCGACAAACACGGGGACGGGTCCGACGAGTGCCGTCGCGTTGCCGGTGCTCAGCGTCGATCCGGTGGATGAGGTGAGCGTGCCGCCGATGATGCCCGACGCCGACGGCGTGTAGGTCCACGTTGGCGCAGCGGTCGCCGCCACGAGAGTCGCCGGGTTCGTTTGGCCCTGGTTGACGCCCATGTAGAGCCCGGTCGGTCCCCAGCGTATTTTGTAGCGGCCGGCGGCCAGGGGCTGGCCCAAGGGCGCCGCCACGGTGCGCGGCGTGCCGGCGGGCGCGATGGGCAGGAACGGGTTGGTGGTTGGACGTTGCCGATTACGTGATTCATAGACGATGACGCTCACGACCAGGGCGAGCAACAGCGCCAAGGCCACGCCAGCAATGATCCAGCCCCACGGTACACCGCGACGCACCGGCGCGACGACCTGCGGCGCGGCCGTCGCGGGCGCAACAACGGCGACAGGCGCGGGCGCAATCTGTTGGACGGCCGGTGCAGACATGGTGCTGCAGGACAATGTCTCTTTGGCGTTTCTCCTTGTCTTGGTCTGTTTTCCCTTTTCCGTGATGGGTCGCGTTGGTGCCGGAGCGCGTTCGTTGTTTGCGCCGCCAAAAGGTGAAAAAGGACGGAAAGGAGAGTATCTCTCTTTTTTTTCACTATTCCTTCTTGTCGCGGACAAGACAGCAGCGCGGTGACTCGATGTGCTTTGCCAAGAGACGCGCCCGTCGGGCTGTGACACCTCGCGACCGCATCGCCGCCGTGTCGGCAGAGAGACGCAAGGCGTGCCGCCTACGCGCCGTCCACCTCTGTAGATCTACCCAACCCAAACCGTGCCACTTGTCGCTGCTCTTTTTTTTGTGTCGCGCCATCCCGTGACGCGCACTGCGGCAATAGAGGCGATCTACAGTCGCCAAATGCAACGCAGGCGCGCTGCCTATGCCAAATTGACCTTTTTTCATATTTTTTTCCTAGGGTCGCAAACCGGAAAAGGAGATATAAAAAAGAGAGTTTACGATGCAAGGCCGCTTGTGTCAGTGGGACCCGTTGGTGCGGCGGGCAAAGGGAGCGCGCGGATGCGGCGCGCGATGCGCAGGTCACCGGCGGCCACGGCACTATCAAAGGCAAGTCGTATGGCGTCGCGTGCATCCAACGCGCCAAGCAAGACATTGACCATGTCGTCCCGACGCGTCGTCAAGGCCAAGGTCAGGGCCGACACATGCGCGACACGCACGGGGCACCAGATGACCGACGCAGAGATTGGAAAACTGTGTTTGCACAGCCAACGCACGCAGTCCACATGGCCGTTTTTCACGGCATGCGCCGCCGCATCGTAGGCGACGCTGCAGACGTGCGGCCAACGCAACAAGAGGTACTTTAAGAGCGCGAGATGTCCGCCCCGAGCGGCGCCGCGCACAAGAGCCACTCGCTCGCGCGGAACATAGTATTCTCTGTCGGCGTTTCTATCGATAAGACGGCACATGGTTTCGACCAGTGCGCGTCGACCGGCAAGCGCGCACGCCTCTGCGACGTGGACATGTGCAGCGGACGCGGACGACGGGTGGTGCCCTTCCAAAGCCGCAGGGTTGGATACGACATCCACCGCATCGTCCAGGCGCCCGTCAGCGACAAGCGCCCAGATGGCTGCTATGGCTCCCTCGACCAGTTTCTCGGCATGGCGCTCCGCCTCCCGCAAATGGCCCTGCGCACGACAGCGTCGCTCATCGCGATTGGCCCGTACGACGGCGTCGACCGGAACGCGCGCGTCATCGTGATCGCCAACCAAAACGAGCACGTAGCGCATTAGCTGGTTGGCCATATCGAGCCACGGTTCGTGCTGGCACAAGGCCAAGGCAGCGCTGCGCGCTTCAGGCGTTGAATGGTTCCACATGTTGGACGCACGCTCAAAAGCGCTCACCGTCCTCCACGGGTCCTTTTGTTGCAACAGTTGGGCCGATACACAGCGCATCGTTGCCAGAGGACGCAAAAGCGCTTCCGGCCCCGTGGCCAACGCATAAACCTCGCGCCAGTCGCCGTCATCCAGGCCCGGCGCCGGACCGACTCGATCGACGATCCACGCGATCACGTCCACATGTTCTCGTATGGCGGCTGCATGCATGCACATGGCCCAGTCGACGGGTTCCGTGGTGGGCCGCCGGGCGAGCGCATATTGGAGGCCTCGCAGATCGCCCACGGCGCACATACCCTCGACCGTAGCGTAGGCATAACGTCGGCGCTCCAGGTCGTGTGTGGTCAGCGCGCAAAAAGAGCGCCCGGCCAAAAGGCACGCGCCCACGTCGCGATCGGACAGCCAGCGTATGATGATCTCGCGCCTCAGTTCCACGGGCAGAGTCGACCACATGTCGTAACTGGAACATAGCGCTTGTTTTGCATTGGTCGTCCTGTCTGCCATGGGGCGAAAAAAACGATCGGGTCTGCTTATGGCGCGTCCTTTTGCCTGACGTGTTTTCCTCGCCCTTTTTCCTTTGTGTCGATTGGGTCCTTGGGTCGGCCGATTGTGTTGTTTTGGGGGCGGGGGCGCAACCTTTTTCTTTGCTCGCGCTGTCGCTCGGGGGTGAGTCGGCAACATGCCTACCAATGGGGGATGTTTGGAAAAAAGTATGGTGCATTTTTTCTTTCCAGTTGGCCGCGACACAATAGGCGGCACTGTGCGGGTGACCGGTGGTGTCCCTTTTTTCCCTGCCGCGCGCGACCCAGAGACCGGGGCAGGTACAAGAAATGCTGTATGACGAGGATGTTGGGGCAGAAGAAGCACGCCTTTTGGGATGGCGCGCATTTACGACGGCGGGTCAATGCGTCGCCAACGCTGTCATGAACCTTTGTGAGGCGGACGCTGTCTTGTCGGTGGCCAAGAAAATTGTCTCATAGAGACTTTTTTCTGTATCTGTATGTTCGTATGCCGTGCCTTTTGTCTCGTTGAAAAAAGGGGGGCCTTTAGTTGGGTGTCTTGTTTTGTCCGCAAAAGGTGTGTCATTTTTTCTCGCTTGTCCATCTTTCTGCCCCTACGTGTTTGTGTTCTCTTTTTTCTCTTTAAAAAAAAGGAAATGTGATGTTTGCCATAAAAGCGCACCACGTGGTGCGCTTTTTCTAGGCGCGCTCACAGACAGGCGCGCAAGACTCTGTCGCATTAGGTCGGCCCCTTGTTGGGGCGGAGCGCCGTTGTGCACGGACCGTCGGGTACAGTTGCGACGCCAGGGGCGGGCGCCAAGGCACACAAAGTTGACAGCGAAAACGCCAGCCTCGCCACACGCAGGTCGCCATCAGCCACGGCGTCGTAAAAGGCATCTTGTGCAGTCCCGTGAATGTCGACAGCGTGACGCATGGCGTCGACCATGTCCCTACGTCCAAAGGCCAGGGCAAGCGTGAGCGCCGAGACATAGGCCGCCCGCCGTCCATACCAAATCGCCGGGTCGCCGCACGCGAATCCGTGCTCGCACAGCCAACGCACGCATTCGGTGTGTCCACCTACGGTGGCGTGTGCGACGGCATCGACGACGGCGCGTACTACTGAAGGCCACCGCACCACCACATATTCCAACAAATCGACGTGACCGCCACGCGCGGCGCCGCACGCGATAGTCGCTTGCTGTGCCGTGCGGTATTCAAGAGCACATGTAGGTCCGTCGATCGAATCGGCCAGCTTTTTGACGAGATCGGTTTGTCGCGCGTACGCGCACGCTTGGCCGACATGTCCCACGAGGTTGGACGCGATCCAATGAGGCATGCCACAGACGGCGGCCGGATTGGTCACGAGGCTCACGGCATCGGCCAGGCGGCCGCGTCCAATGAGATCGTCGACGACATGCGGGTTAAAGGCGACCGCCAGTTGCCGTTGGAGTGCGCCGGCTCGGGCGTGATCGGCCTTGGCGCGACATTGGCGATATTCGGCATCCATGCGCACGATATCGTCTGTGCGTGATGGGTCGGTCGGCGTTCCAGCGGGTTCACCAAAGCAGAGCGCCGTGCCGGTCCCTCTGAGGTAGATCGATGTGGTGTGGTCCACGGCGTCGGACATGCGAGACACCAGGCCGTTGATGCGCTTGTTGCCAATACATGTCCACGAGTAGAGTCTGGCCTTGGACAGACGCCCAACGGATGGGTGCGGTCCGAATACGGCGTGTTTGGCCAACCTGACGGCGATGGCGCGCTTTGGCATACCCGTAGCGGTCCACACATCGTCCAGGCCGAGAGGCGGCGGGATGCGGTTCACGATCCATTCGACCACGGACCGACGACCCATGAGAGCGGCTTCGAGCAGGCACATGCCCCAGTCGACCGGTTCCGACGTGGGCCTCTGCTTTAACGCATGTTCGAGCCCGCGGATGTCGCCGGCAAAGCACATGCCTTCGACCGTCGCGTATGCATACCGGCGCGCTTCGAGATCGTGCGCCGTGAGGACGTGAAAAGAGCCGGATGCGAGTAGACACGATCCCAGACCATGGTCCGGCACCCAGTCGAGCATAATGGCACGACGCAGTTCGATTGGCAGCGCCTCCCACCCGCACGGCAACGTCGCACACACGGCCCCACCACCGATTTCCATGGTCAAACGTTTTTCGCTCCTCTATGTGCGTGCGTGTGTGTCTTTGCGTCTCGGCAAAGGCCGCCGAGTGTGGCCAATTTTTCTCTCTTTTTTTTCCTCCCTGGCAGAGGATGGGGGCCAAACAGGCAGCACCCGGCTCCTTTTGCGTGTTTCGATCCCTTGTGGTCGCTGCTGCCGAATAGGCCGATAGGCCTCTGCGTTGCTCTTTTGTTGCTTTTGACGATCGGGACCCGCCCAATCAGAAAACGAGATGATATAGCCTGTTTTAGGCAATTTACTTGGCCATGGCCACCTCCAGAATCGAGCAGCGACAGAGTTGCCGAGCATTTGGCGCACGGACGAAATAAGAAAAGTGCGTGGACGAAAAAGGACAGGATGCATTTCTTGTTTGAGCCCTGGGGCGCCATTCACCTCGGAGATGCGCCGCCGCGCACCAAGACAGAAAAAAAGAAGACCCCATGCGCGCGCTTTCTTTTTTTGTTTGTCGGGAAAAGGCGAGGCCACGATAAGAAAATCTGTTGCGGGTTTTCTCGTATCTTATCTTTTTGCCTTCGCCGCTGCGCTGGGGCGTCAGTGCTGCGTTCAGGCAAAGGCCAGCATGCGCCAAAAAGTTTGTTTTGGCTTTTCGCGCCTTGTTCTTTTTCTCGCCGTCGGGTGGCCTCATAGGCCGATAGCGAAAATCTTTCCGAGTGCGCGGGCAGGCGAACAGTCCAGAGGTTCCGCGATCGCGACAGGCGCCGCAACCATAGGCCACATGCTGCGCACCGTCCGTGCGCTGCGCATATCGCCGGCGGCGATGGCACTCTCAAATGCATCTCGCGCGGCGCGCGTGACCCCATTGGCGTCGATCATGGCGTTGAGCATGTCCCTGCGCCGGGCGACGAGCGCCAGCGTCAGCGCAGACACTTTGGCGCATCGCGCGGGACACCATGTCACTTGTTTGTCGCATGCGAACCCGTGGGTGCAGAGCCATCGCACGCAATCGAGGTGGCCACCGGCTACGGCGCGGGCGAGAGGGCTCTCGTCATAGACCACAAACGGCCATCTCTTGTGGGCGTATTCGAGGACCGAGAGATGACCGCCACGGGCGGCCTCGCGCACAATTTTGAACGCCCACGGATTTAAATCTGACGGCGCCGCGGGATCACAGAGGCTGTTCATGACGATTTCAACGAGCGGGAGTCGGCCTCGCGCGGCGCACGTTTTGACGACGCGCATAAACGTTTTTGACGTCGCCGGCACGGGTGTACGTGCGAGCGTGTCCTTGTTGGCGATCAGACTCACCGCCTCCTCGAGACGATCGTCGTCAACCAGGGCGTCGACAATGGGCGGACGAAAGGCGTCAATCAATTTGTTTTGCAGCGTGTCGGCCTGCTCGTGGTCGCCGACGGAGCGACACCAACGGCGATCGGCGTCCAAGCGCACGATATCAGTCACGCGCTGCGGGTCGGGCTTTTCTCGGGGAGGCAAAGGCGGTGCCACGCGGAGCCATGCCACGATAAGGTCGCACGGTACGCCTGGGGATCGTGTCTTTTGCAGCGCCGCCTCGATTTCGGCGTCGGACGCGTGCGATAGCATGGCGCGCATCCGCGCGCTGGCACCCTCTGCGCGCGCGCCGTCGCGCGCATCGGTCGTATTGACAAATGCACACGCAAAGGCGAAAAAACGGCGTGCCATGAGGTCGTTGCCAACGCCAGCAAACAGAGTCGGCAACAGGTCCCAAAGGGCCGGATGGGGCGGAGCGGGCGCATGCCTCAAGATCCATGCGACAGTGTCGGCATGGCCCAGTGCTTCGGCTTCGTAAAGGCACAGGGGCCAGTCGATGGCGTCGCGCGGCGGTCTGTGACGCAGCACGTATTCGAGGCCCTTGATGTCGCCGGCGCAGCACATGCCTTGGATCGTCGCGTGGGCATACTGGCGCGCATCGAGGTCGTGCACCGTGAGAACGTGAAAAGAGCCGGATGCGAGCAGGCACGAACCCAAGTCGCGGTCCGATGTCCAGTCAAAGATCACCTTTCGGCGCATCTCTGCCGGCAGCGTCTCCCACGGACATGACGCGGCCACAAGGTTGTCGTTGTTGTCTGCCGTCGTCGCAAGACGCCTTTGTCCCCGTTTTTCCATCCTTTTTTTGTGGTTTCTTGGTGTGGTTTTTTGTTCTTGTCGCTTGTCTGCGGCGCCGTGTCGAGCGACCAATTTCCGGGTGCAAAAAAGGGATGTTGTTTTTCTGCGCGCCTCGGTGGCGGTTGGGCGGCCGTTGGATGAGGACGCACGTTGTTTGGGCGACAGAAATCAAAAAAAAAGATCGTGCTCCTGTCGACGGTGCCGTCTAGTAAAAAGAAGTTTTTTGTTTTTTTTGCGCAACACCCAAAGCCCACAGAGCCAATGGGCGTTGGTGGCAAAAAAAGGAGTGGGGAAAGGTGAAACAATCACCGCCCGTTGCGCTTTGCCCCACCCCGCGGGCCGCTTGAGAATCGGTTTGGCCTTTTCTGCCGTTGCACCCGCCAAACCTGTTTTCACTTGCCATTGTTTGCACACGTCTATTTTTCTGTCTTTTTTTTGCGGAATAAAATTGAGAAAAAAAAAGAAAAAGATGCTAGGATGAAAAAAGAAGGGGCCGGTGGGAGGGCCGCGCGGGCGCACAGACGGTCCCGACTTTGGGGTGTGTTTTTTGGCCCGAAAGAGGCCCTCATGTCGCCAAACCGTGCTTTCGGATTCCTCAAAATTAAGCGTGTTTCCATCGCCTCCGCTGCTTCTCGTCCGCAGACACACGCTCTGTGCCGCACGCCAAGAAAAGAAAAATGGACCAGTCGACGTGGCCTTCCGATTCCTATGACGACGGTTACCATGGATGCGACAGCGCCGCCGGCGGTAGCACCGACGCCCACCACGAAAAGGGGCACGCAACCGAGGCGGACCCGCGCGCCAAGGGATCAGCCGGAAAGAGCGCCGCCGACGCATTCGACACTGTGGACCGCGGCGACAAGTGCGCCTACGCCGCGGTCGTCCGTTCGCAGTGCGGCCCGTGCAACGACCCGCTCACGGTCAAATCGATCAGCAACACGTGGTGCGACATTCTGCGCGACAAGGGCGTCTCCCTGGAATGCCTGTGCGCGCTGGCGCGCCACGTCGATATTCGCTACCCGTGGGATCCGTCCTACAACACGGCGCGACTGGTCTACAACAAGAGGATCAACGTGTTCCCGCAGGCCATCGTCTACGCGCACAGTGCCGAGGATGTGCGCCGCGCGCTCGCATGGACGGCCGACCACAACGTGCCGTTTTCCGTGCGCTCGGGCGGTCACTCGGTTGAGGGCTACTCGATGACGACCGGCGTTGTCGTCGACCTGAGCCGTCTCGATGGTCTGGAGGTGTCACCCGACGCGCGCGAGGTGGCCATCCAGGCCGGTTCACTCATCGGTCCCACCTACCTGCGGCTGCAACAGGGCGACCGAGGCACGCCCGACACGCGCGGCCACGGCCCAGGCGGGCTCATCGTGCCCATGGGCACGTGCGCCAACGTGGGCGTCGCCGGCCTCGTCCAGGGCGGCGGCGTCGGGTTCCTCATGCGCCGGTGGGGCCTCACGTGCGACAGCCTCGTCGCTGCCGAGGTCGTGCTCGCCGACGGCAGTCTCGTGCGTGCCGACGCACATGGCCCGCACGCCGATCTCTTTTGGGCCGTGCGCGGCGCCGGCGGGGGCAACTTTGGCATCGCCACGCGCTTTGTCTTTGCCACCCGGCGCCTCTCTACCGTGCTCTTGTTTGAGATCACCTTTGCCTGGGACGATGCCGTCTTGGTCGCCGACGCCTGGCAGAGATGGGCGCCCCATGCGCCCACGAGGCTCACGAGCCAAATCAGTTTTGCACCGCCGACCCCTTTGACGGCAACATCATCGACAACAACAACGACGACATCATCATCCCAAAACAAACGTAGATTGGACATCCAACCGGGAAAGGTCGTGGTGACGGGCGAGTGGGTCCCCGACTTTGTGCAAGACGACAACGACAGCGACAGCACGCTGCAAGGCGAAACGCACGCACGGTCGCTTGCGAGGGCACGTCTCGGGCTCGAGAAGGCTCTCAAGGCGTTCCGAACGGCGGTGGCCGACGCCGCCCGGCGCCAGGATGCCCCACGCCCGAGGCCGCTCGGCGACGGACCGCGCGCGTGGACATCGTCGGTGCTCGATGCCGCGCGCCACTTTACCGACAACAACAAGCGCCCGCCCATGTCCAAGATCAAGACTGGATTCGCCAACGACCTGCTGACGCCGCGCGCGCTCCGGCGTCTCGTCGCGGCCATGTCGAAACCGCCGGCCATTCGGCGGCGGTGCGCGACAGCGCCCACGCTGACCTCGGTCACCTTCCAGGCCATGGGCGGCGCCATCGCTGCCGTGCCCGTGGACGCAACATCCTTTTTCCATCGACGCGGCACGCTGTTTTGGGTCGAATACTCGGGCCACTGGACGGCGCCAGAGGACGCCGCTGCCGTGGCGGCGTGGGTCACGCGCGCATGGGAGGCACTCGAGCACGACCTCTCGGGCTACGCCTATGTCAATTTCCCCGACCTCGCACTGCCCGATTGGCAGCGCGCCTTTTGGGGACCCCATCTGGAGCGCCTGTCCGTGATCAAGGCACGCTACGATCCGACCGGGCGCTTTTGCATGCCCCAGAGCGTCCCTCTGCCGCCTCGATTCGCGTTGACCAACGCTTGACGACGTCTGCCTGGCGCGTGCATGCCCTGTCTTGTTTTATAGGCGAGCCACACAACAACATAAGAAAAAAAAAAGAAAAAGGCCACCAACAAACAAGAAAAACACACAGCGACGAGGGGAACAGGAGGGCGCCGGGACATGCACCAGGCACGCGCATGCGCCTTGCCATTCCAAAAATCCCGACAGGCCAAAAAGAAGAAAACCGCCAAGAGAAAAACTTTGAGCAGGCGTCGTAAAAAACACGCCTGCGCCTTACGCTTTTGGCCGCTCGAGGCCGCAGATACGCAGACGGCAAGGTGGGTCTGCGGTCGACGCTCTTGTGTGCGCCCTCCAACAAAAAGGCTGTGGGCGCCTTCTTTGTGGCACGGCTTTGGACTTTTTTCTTCTTCTTCTCGTGGTTCTCCTTTGGCCTGTTTCGTGACTTTTTGAAAGTTGTGTTTGGTCGCTCTCTTTTTTTTTTCGACTCTCCGCCGCCTGTCGGCAAAAGCCTCAACCAACCGCACAATGCGCCCCGCCATTCTTTGCACGCGCTCCATGGCCCGGTGGCGCCATCTTTTTTTCTTCTCTGCGGGTTGTCTCAGCCGGGGTGTGAACCCTGCAGCAAAGGAGGCACCGGAAACAATGAGGAAAGAAACAAAGAATAACGTCTACACGACCAGATTATTTTTTTTCGGATTTCTTTTATCACTCTTTTCAGCACCCCCAAACCACTCACGCGTGTCTTTGCGCAATCGGCCAAAAAACATGCGCAGAAACACCAGGCGACATAGGGCCTTTCTCCTGGGGACCGATTTGGCCTGCCCTCCTCGGTGGCTCGTACGCGCACGCCCACGCAATGCAAAAAAAAAACGTATCGCCACAGGACCAACCGGCGCGTAGGGCAACAGAGAAACAAACCCCATCTGACGATTGGTTTGGCGCGTCCCCTTTCCGCCTGCACAGCACCAGGCACAAAAAACCATAAGAAACAGAGTTTGCGCGAGCGAAAAAGACCAGCGGCATGGAGCCGATGGCGCATTTCCTTTTTCCCTGTTGGCTGCGCCGTGACGCGGCGCGCGGCGCGTATGCGCGGGTGGGCAGTCCGGCGACGACGGACGGTGGCGATATAGACGAGAGCGAGCGCAAAGCACAAGACGCCCTGTTTGGGCTGCCCATTGAATTGTGGCACATGATATGGCGTCACGCCGCACAGGCGTCACAGGCGCATTTTGTTGTGGCGCGTGTTTGTCGGTCGTGGCGCAGTGCCGTCTTGGATTTGCACCGAACATCTGGCATGCGTAGTATGCAACGCGGCGCCGAGGCGTGCCGAATATTCGTGGCTCGCGATGCAGTCGACGCGGGCAATGCCGGGCTGTTGGCATGGGCGCTCAAGTCGGCGTGCTCTGCCAAACCGACACCGCTGGCATGCGCGCGCCTATGGGATCGCCTGGCGGTGTCGGGATCGTTGGCGTGTGCGCGCGTGCTTCGCGACGTCGGGCCGTGGCCACCCGAATGCGTCGCGGGCTGCCCATGCCGCTACAGATTCTCCGTTGCGTCCTCAGAGGACAGTTGCCGCACGGCCCGCATCATGACCACTGTCGTCGCCAACCGCCACGTGGACCTTTTCCGCGCCCTTGTGCGATGGAAGATCGCTGATCGCACGCATTGGTGTCAGCCGGTGCTGTCGCGGGCCGTCGCGCGTGGTCACACCGATATCCTGGACGTGCTCGTCGAGGAGCGCACATTCGCCACCTTTACGCGCAGTCTCGGCGCGTTCCCGAAATCCCGATTCTATCGACACCCGCTTGGCATCAGCTGGATCGAGTGGGCCGCATACTGCAACAAGCCCGAGTCTATCGTCTGGCTCGCCGGACACGGCATTGGCGCGCAGGCAGACTGTGACAATGCGCTCGTTGTCGCCGCGAGGCACGGGAGCGTAAACGCTGTGGTTTGGCTATGCGAGCACGGACACCTGGAGCGTTTTGCCGCTGCGTTTGTCGGGGCTTTGGAGCAAAGGCGCATCAAGACGGCGCGTGCGATGATGCCCTACGCCGCCTTGGCCTATGCCCACGCCCAGATCCAGGGCGACACGATCCCCGAAGCCGTCGTGCGGGCGCGCGTTGCCTCTGTGCCATTGTGCGCCCGCGCGGTGCCCCTGTTGGACGCGCTCCTGGCTCTCGACAAAACCGACCAAGCCTAGTTTTTTCGGAGCGAAAAAAGGTGTGCCTTTTTCCCTCTGTGGAGACGGGCAACGTGCTGTATTTTCTTTTTTCAGAATTTTTTATTTTTTTTTTCCTGCCGCCGCTGAATTGCCCGTGTGCTTTTTTATCTGGGATTTATTGGCCAAAGAGCATCAAGGCGGCATATCGGGAATGGCGGGTTGACACGCCGTAGCCCAACGCACAAATGTTTCTTACTATAAGCGCTGTCTTATTGGCTTTATAGTGTTTTGTGTAGGCTCTTTTGTGTCAACTCATCGTTCCCGGTGCGCCGCCTTCATAGGGCAATGCATCAGCCTCCTTTGGCGCGCGCGAGAGACTCGACCAGTGGTACCGGAGGGGGGGGGAGGACGATCTTGCTGGAGCCTTTTTTTCCTACTTTGGCCTGACGGGACATGCGTATGTTTCAACGCGACCATTCTTCGATGGGCTGTTGTTGTGTGTGTGCTGTGTGGTGTGTGGTGTGTGGTGTGTGCGGCTCACTTTGTGGCCCGTGTTTTCTGATCATCCCAAAGACAAACGGTCTGTCGCGCCGATTATCTGCCACCCGCCTGCAGTGTCTGGATTTTCTTTTTCGAAAAAAGGCGTATCGGCCTCTGCCTCTTTTTCCCCCTATCGCGCGGCGCCCGACATCTTTTTTCGGCATGCTCGGCCACGGCACCTGGACCCAGGACGCCGGTTGCGTCTGCGGCCCATCGCGGGCGCCCTCTCACCGCCAACAACAACGTCAACAACGCACCGCGTACACGACAACATACGACGGGGCGATTGCGCTAGCCAATGTGCGCGCCTTTCCAGATGCCCAAGGCCGTTGGACAGCGCCGTGGGCACAATTCGCAATGGCACCAGAGCGCCCCATTGTCGCCAGAGATGCAGCATGTGGTGCTCTCGCGACCGTCGTATGCTTGATGGAGGGGTACGCGCGATTCCTCTTCTCCAACCAACAGTCGGCCGAGGCTCGCGGGCTCGATCCCGAAGAGGTGTCGCGCGCGCGCTCAACACGGTCCACCCCGGAATCGACCTCGTCGGACATATCGCTGCGCAATTGCGCGCAGACACGCTTTGTGCTCGCGCGATCGCCTGGTACCGCTGGATGACGAGTCCATCGACAGATACAGAGAATACCGACACTGTTTCGTCCCTGTTCTTGATGGCGCCCGGTTCGTACGGCGATGGCCGCGCGTCCCGTGATGACACGCGATTGCTCCTGGACGCCATGTTGCGACGTGGCCACGCTGTTGACACGTTGTTGTCAGCGCAGGCGATAGCGGCAACGGTGCCACAGCCATTGTTTTATTTCAAGGGCGCCAACGGCCGCAAGACGCTCGCCAAAGAGGTCTTGGGAATCGCGCCCGACCAACTCGCGCGATGGGCACGGAGCAACACGCGACAAGACCTTGCATCGCCGTCGACGCACCGCGCGCTGCGCGCCTTTTTTGATCGCGGCGTCCGACGCTATGCGCCGCGCGACTGCGCCCGACACCTTTTGCCAGACTTTACGCGCCTTTTTGACATGCGCTTTTATTTGGTCCCCGTGGCAGGCGATATTGTGCTGATGGGCACCGTGAGGTCGCCCATTGTCGAATCCCTCTTGGCCATCGGCCCTGCTAGCGCGGCCATGTCGCCTTTTTAAAAGAAAAAACGCGGGCGTCTCTTTTTTTTCTCTCGGTGGGTTGCGCGCCGTGTCCCTTGCGGCCCCCTCTTTTTTTTCCTTTGTTTCTCGTGTTGCGTCCCTGTAAAAAAGACTCTCTCTCTCTTCACTCCCAGATGGCACGCCACCCGCGGATGCCGCGAGGTCACCCCGGCGAGAGCGGCCTCAAAAAAAAAGGGCAACGAAAGAAGGACTGTCCCTCCCTCTTTTCTTATTTCCCTTTTCACAGAGGTTGTGCATTTTTGTGCGACCGCGCGCATGCACACACGCACGAGCGTCATGGATAATGCCGCCCCCGCCAAGGCAAAACATAAACACACGAGAGAGAGAGGCGCGCACAGAGCGATCCCTTTTGCTGTTTCTTTGTCTGGACGCGCGTCCTGGCGACTGTGCCGTTGCCCTCTTTTTCCCTCTGTTGCCGCGGAAGGGCAACATCAAAAGGTCGGCAAGTAGAAAAGCACACATAGATTGATCACGCTGGTGTAAAGCCTTTTGGTTTTTTTTTGCGCTCGCTAGGTTCCTCTCGATAGGAAGAGAGAGAGAGAGAGAGAGAGAGAGAGAGAGAGAAAAGAGCAGACGACAGACACAAACTGCACAAAGGGAGTCGAGTGTGGGCACGAATCGCTCGGGTCCCGTGTTGGCCACCGGCCACGCCATGGAGACCAGACCGGCACATACGCGTAAAACACCCAAATCGCCCTGGTCGTCAGCATCCCTTCCCGACACGGCACTGACATGCATCCTCGTCGATCATCTGCCCGACCACCACAGACGCGTGGCCGCGTTGGCATGTGCACGATGGAGGCGGATCGTCCTTGCTGCAACAGTGGCAAACGGCGGCAGCGCACGCGATCTGCGCATCGACGGGCACACACAGGGCCTCTTGGCGCGCGACGGATGTCTCGGCGTGCTCGTATGGATTGCAGAGCGCGTGCCGCGCGGCGATGCCCACTGGTACCCCATTGTGCGCGGCGCCGCGTCGGGCGGGCGCCTGGCCATCCTGGACTGGGCGGCGACCGAAGTACCGCGTGCCTATCTCGACGGCGCCCTGCCGTTTGTGTCGGCCGCCGCTGCCGGCCATATTGGCGTCCTCAAGGGCCTCTACGCACGCGGGTTTGACGATCTTTCAGGGCCGGCGGCGTGCACGGCGGCCGTCGACGGCGGGCATTTGGCGTGCGCCGAGTGGCTCCTGGCGCGCGGGGCGCCGCTCGATTACCAGGCCGCGTGCGAGCGCGCGGTCGCGGCGGGCGACCTCAACGTGCTGGCGTGGCTGTGTGCGCTGACGCAAGATGAGCCGCACGGCAACTATGACTGGGACCCGCTAGGGCTCGTGGCGCTGGCGCCCGATACGACCGTATCGCAATGGCTTTTGGAGCACGCGCGCAAGGACGCCGTCCACGCCCGCGGCCGTCATCGACGCCCTCAAGGCCCCAGACGCTCTTCAGTGGACATCGTATCACACATTTGGTAGACACGACGCAGGCGGTCCAGAGAGGCCAGCGACGACGCAGGCAGACTGTGCGCGAGACACCATGCCAAATGTCGACGGTGTCTGCTTTTTTAAAAAAAAGGCAGGCACTCACAGCAAAAAAAGGCGCCTTGTGCTCTTGATTGCGTGGCGGTTCACGTGCTGCTTCACTACGGCGCGTGGTTTTCTCTTGGTCGAGCCAGAGTGTTTTGCGTTCCCAGTCCCTTTCGGCGTTGTTTCTATCGTCTCCCCCCTCCCAACCACTCCACGGCGATGCCAAGTGTCCTTTTTTTTCCCTTGTTCCTCTTCCTTTTTCTTGTGACATATGCAAAGCGTCTAAACAAAGAAAGAGAGCGCCTTGCATGCGGGGTGTTTGTTGGCATATACTCCCTCCCTGCTTTCAAAAAAAAAGAGAAGATTCTGCCGGTTCACAAACACGGGCCACGGCGGCAAGAGAGGAGAAAAAGAAATGGCTCTGTGCGTCCTTTGCGGCGTCGCAAGAGAGACAAAAAGGGTTTTTCGCGATCGCGCTTGGCGTCCTCGGTGACGAACCAGGGACGCACACGAAAGCCCAATCTGGGCGCATGCTGTTTACATGGCTGTGAAAAACACGCAGAGAAGGCGGCACCGACCCAAAAGAAAAAAAGGCCCGAACAAAGAGCCTTTTTTTAAAACCGGATCATTCATTGGCTCGCCATTCAAGACAGAGAAAAAATGATAAAAGAGCAAAGCACGACATGGTCTTGCGGTGCAAAACTCAATCGTCAATCGCGAGCAACACCGACGGCGACACCTCCCTCCAGTATCTACTTTTTTCCCACCCACCGCAACTGTTTTTCTGTGCGACCATAGGACACGACCTCTCGGCCGCAATCGACCACCAACGACAACAACAGGCGACCTCTGCACGAGCAAAGCGCCCACTACGACGAGGAGGAGGACGAGGATATGGACGGCAGTTTCAACTTTATCGGGACAGCCTTGATGGCGCAGGTCACCGCCCTTTCGGTCGATCCACTCGTCGGGCTCGGACGGCGCCTGTTGAGCGCGCCCGCCCTCGCCTGTGGGATGGGCGTCGCCATACTGACCTCGGCCCTGGTGCCGCTCAAGGAGAGGACGCTAGGAGAGATCACAAACATGATGCGCGACCTCGTCGATCCCTTTTCCTACCTTGAGATCCCTGCTAGTGATCCGTTGTTTGCCAACGTGCTCGTCTGGCTACGCGCTGCCGTGCGCGACCCCAAACGCATGAGCGTCTTGAACGGCAGCCGGCGCACAGAGGTGGTGCGTACCGATCACGCCGCCGACAAGTACATCGTGGACGACGATGGCTCCTATCGCTACGACCCGAGCGGCGACAGCATCAGCTTCTCGGCCGACATGGCCGACACCGTCTACGTCGTGTTTGAGGGACGCACAATCGCTGCTTCGTGCAAGCGCCTGCGGTCGTGCTCGTCGTCCGAAACGCCCGTGTCTGGCGTAAAGACACTTACGCTGCGCATCATGGGCAGAGACAGCGGTCCGCTCAAGCGCCTGGTGGAAGAGGCCAAGCGCGAGGCCGACGAGCGCGCCGCCGCCTACACGACGGTCTTTAAGCCCGAGGCTATGATACGGTGGAGGACCGCCGACCGGGTGACCAAGTACGACATGGCCAACTCCAAGCACGACCCAAAGATGCTGGGCGACCTCATCGAGGACCTGCGGCGCTTTTTCGACCGCAAGGAACTCTATGCGAGCAAGGGCCGACGGTGGAAGCGCGGTATCCTGCTCTACGGCCCTCCGGGCAGCGGCAAGAGCACGCTCATCCACCTGCTGGCCAGTCACTTTGGCCGATCCATCGCGCACGCCGACTCGCTCAAATCGGTGACCGCCAAGCTGGCCAAGAACCTGCCGAGCAACACCATCCTCGTGTTTGAAGACGTCGACTGTGGACCCGGCGTCACCCGCGACTCGACCGACTTTGCCACGGTGCTCAACGTGCTCGACGGCTTTAGCGACTACCAAGACGGCATGGTGGTGATCATGACCACCAACCACGTGGGCAAGATCGATCCGGCACTCTTGCGTCCCGGCCGAATGGACGTCAAGTTCTTTGTCGGCCAACCCAACGATGAACAGTGCAAGGCCATGTATTGCAACTTTTTCGCCTCGTCGCATCAGGAGATGGCGCGCATCGACCTAGAGGGTCGGCGCTTTGACTACTCGGCCGTACCCACGGCGCGTTACGACGAGGCGGTGGCCTTTGTCGAGGCCCTCAAGCAAGAGTCCTGTGATGGTGATTTGGCCGATGCCTTTGGCTCGCCCATCATGTCGTGCGCCTTTATCGAGAATGTGTTGGGTCGCGCACTGGAGCCCCAGTACGCGCTAGAGACGCTGCGCCAGTGCATCGACGAAGCCCGCACCCTCTCGGGCGAACAACGCAAGGACAGGGACAGGGCCTTGAGGGAGGAGGCCCGATGCCGCGGGTTGATCGAGGGGACCGCGGCGTGCGCTGCGACCTGAACCCCTGACCTCTGTCTTTGTCTTTTTTTCCCTCACCCCCCCCCCTCTTTCGTGCTTTTTTTGGGGCACGCCCTTCCCGCCGCCCCGAGGCATACAAAAACTCTGTGCTGTCGCCGGTATTTGCTTTTTTTTGCATCTTTGTCGCTTTTTCACAATAAAAAAACACAACGCCAAAATATTCTTTTCCTTTTTTGTCAAAGGTGAAACAGACAACGACGCGATCCTCGGTGGTCGGCCGCACGCATCGGCGCACAAAAGGCAAGAAAAGGGCGCATCACGCAATCGGTCGCCCTTTTGGGCGCTCCCGGCGCGAACGATCAAACTTTTGCCCGCCCCCGGTGGATGATGCGCAACAAAAAAAAAGAAAAAAGAGGCGGGAAAAGACAGGAGCGAATAAGGCACGAGGCGCTGGCGGACCGAACGAAAAAAGGGCCGAGCGAAAAGGGACCGTCCATCGATGGGAAAGGCATTGCGATCTCCACCCTCCGCCTCCCTTTTTTCTCCCCTAGAAAAGCAACGCACCAAGAATAGGACACATCGGTCACCGAGACCATGTCTCGCACGGGGGAAATCATGATGGCGACCGTGTTCTTCAACGCCACGCAAGAGGTGACTGCCATGCCCACATCGGGACGCTACGCCCTCCCCGAGGGCACCATACCCGGCACGGCCGTCGTGTTTATCGCCAGGGCGCGGGGCGACGCCATCCCCGTGCCATTTGCCGTCGAGGGGGCCGATGCACCCACCAGAGTGACCGCCACCAAGGACGGTGTCGTCTTTACAGGTGACCTCGTCTCTGTAGACGCGGAATCGCTCACCCTGTCGACCGACGCGGGCGTCACGCAGACCGTCACCGGCTACGACGATGCGCAAATCCAGAGGCGCGATCGACCCACCGTCGTCGCCGACGCGACCGCGGCGATCTCTGAGGCGCGCGTGGCCTTTATGCGCGATGGTCTCTCTTGGCGCCCGTCCTACCTGATCTACCTGGGGCGCGATGGCGCGGAGCAAGGTGACGAAGCGATCATCGAACAGATCGTGGGCGCCGCCGACATCCGCAACAAGAGTGATCGGCGTGTGAGGATCGATCACACGTGGCTGGCCGCCACGCGTGTGCCCCTGCCGCCCGGCGCGCGATCCGCCGCCCCGCGACACGCGCCCCGGCCCATGGCGATGGCAGCAACACCGATGGCCATAGAGGAAGGAGCCTCACTGTCGCTGGCGGCGGCCCGCGCGATGCCCACAGGCGGCGAGATGGACGCCGAACAGGGGACGCCATTGTCGAATCCCGGCGAGGCGGCGCGTTACGATCTGGGAGCCTTGTCGATGGACCGCGACTCGACCGTGACCGTGCCTCTGTTTGTCGGTGGACCCCCTGCCGAACAGGCCGCCGTGCGGTTTTGCCTCTTGCCGACGGGACCCACGGCGCCCGGCGAGCGCCCCGAACCTCTTGCCCGCGGCTACCGGTTTGTGACCGAACAGACCATGCCGCCCGGCCGTGTGACCGTATTCGACCCCGACATGGGTTTTGTCGGTGTGGCCGACCTCGGCGGCGCCGTCGCCGGCGAACCCGTCGATCTCCGCCTGGGACCTTCGACCCAGGTCGATGTCGACGTATGGGTACAAGTCAACACCACCTATTCACCCGTAAGCTTTGAAAACGGCGACACCGCTGCCGCCGACGACACGGACGAAAGACTGTCGGGTGTGGCCATGTTGACACACGGCGGCGAAGCGCGACAAAATCCATCAGCGACATCACCGCCTACCGTGGTGGTGCAGGTGACGGACCACGTGGTGGTTCAGGGTGTGGTGCGCAACGGCACGGGGCGCTCGGTCATCGTCGTGCTCTCCTATCGCCCGACCGTCGGTGGCGTAATCACAAAGAGCGAGCCGCCGTGCGACCGCATGACGCGCAGCGTCGCCGAGTGGGAGGCCACCTTTGCGCCCGGCGCCACTGATCTCGTGCTTGCGCTAGAGGTGGACCGCGGTCAGCGCCTTGTGACGCCATCCCCCACAACCCACTAAATGTTTCTTTTGTTTCCCCCTTGGGTATCATTCTTTTCTCTTTTTTTTATTTCCTATTTGGGTCGCTCTTGTTTTTGGTTGGTCATGGGCCATTTCGTCTGGCCTCCTTCTCTCTCTCTCTGGTATGTGCCTTTTGCCCTCAAAAAGAAGAGGGGCTCGTTGTTGCCAGAGCGTCGGCCGGCCGGCAGACAAGAAAAAGAGGCGGGCACAAAAACAGAAAAGACAATAAAAAACGACGGGTTTTCTACAAAAATAAAACAACCAATCGTGCACAAGAAAAAAAGGCACTTGCGCACACACAACAAGCCCATGAGCCATTTTTTCGTCGGGGGGAGAAAACAAGACGAACAAGATCGCGGCGCAGTTTGTTTTGCGTCCTCCTGTCTGTCCTGTAATGCTCTTTTTTGACCTTTGGTTCCTTCACCATTTTCTCTGGCCTCAAAAAAAAGGTAAAATAGACTCGTATAAAGACGCGTCACAACGCGCCAAAAAAGTATCTGCAGGCTGCTGTTTTTTTGTTTGGGAGAACATTGTGCGCGTACAGAAAGCGAGGCACATGCTTTTTTTGTCGGCGCGCCTGTCTGTTCACGAGCGGACGGGGCGATGGCCTGCAGGGCACCTTTGGCAAGTCCTTTTGAAATTTTTTTTCGTGTCTTTCCTTCGGCTCCCTTTGCGAGTTTAGGGGCGACTGCAGGATCGGGAAAGAGATAGAGAGGGATCGCAATGCGACCTGGTAGGTAAAACGGACGCTGCCGTGCGGAACGGTTTGGTCGAGACAAAAGCGGGCGTCCTCTTCGACGTCATCAGAGTCATAGTAGAACCGACACGCGCCGCACGCGCACCTGTCGTCCTGCGCGGTCCACGTACAGCAAACAGATCCGCCGCGTTCGGCGCAAACGGCACCCCACTCGTACCCGTCGAGCGCCCGGTTGTCGACCAGCCGGTGCGCATTGCGGACGACCGCTGAGCAGGGCAGAGAGGCGACGTCGTCTTCTGGCCCCCAGACTGCGTCGGTTACCAATACATGGTAACAGCGCGCGACATAAACCACCCAGCCCCACCTGCCCTTGTGCTCCTGTGTGGCGTCGTGTCTAAACCAAGGCTGGTCGACAATGGCCGCACGTTCAAACGCGTGTCTGCCGGGGGTATGCTCGCCGGCGCGACGCGGCCGGTTGCGCTCGGCATCGTGGCCAAAGGAGGCCTTGGTGCAATGGGAGTCGCGGCACTGATCCACGGCCCGATCGATGTGGCGGGGACACGCGCATACACACTGAGTCGGATTTAGCGAGCACGCGACGCAGCGCTCGGCGCCGGCCAGGTCTGCCCATGGGGCCAGACGGCCTTGAGCCCGACGAGCGGCCTCGACGCAACACGTGTAAAAGTCATAAGGCCACGGCCCACTAGGATCGGTGAGACCAGGTTCACGTAGCGGAGCGCCCCACCGGTGCACCACTGCACCGGCCTCGGATGCCGCTTGCACAAGCGCCGCGTCAGTGTCATAGTCGATTTGCCACATATCTCCGTATGTGACATTGGCGTCGACGAGGTACTGGAGGCACCGACCCAGCACCCAGGGATCGACAGGCGCGCCGCACACCTCGTCGACGACGGCGCACCAGCGACGCGAGACAAGACGCAACGGCGACAAGATGCTTGACGACATGCGAGGGTCGCTATCGGCCAGGATGTCGGCAATGCTGACCAGGATTTCGTCGGGCACGTCGTCGATCCCTCGACCCATGAACGATGCTTCCGTCGTTGCCCACCCTCTGTGTATTTTTTTGCTGCCTGATGCTGAAAAGAAAGAGGCACAAAAGGCCAAATGGGCCGCGGCCCCTGCTGGTGGATACTGCATCCAATGAGTGTGGGCGAGATCTCTCGTGGAGCGACCTGTTGCATCTCAATGGCGATTGGACAGTTGCCAAGTCGACACCATGCAACACGCAAGGGAAAAAGGCCAAAAAGACAGGGACCCCGTTGCAGGCATTACGCCATCTTTTCGCCCGCAACACGACCGACGCCTTTATTGCAAAAGGGGTTTTGCATATCGACAAGACTTGGAGAGGGAAAAAAGACGGCCCGAAGCAGTGCGGCATCGGGCGTCCATAAACAACGCCGGGTAAGGATTTTGGGGGAAAAAAAGAAGATGGAAGACGACGGTGGCATTCAGCGCGACAGAGAGGAATCGACCATGGATGTTTCTGCCGACGACGATCGCCTCTTTGGCGACCGCACTGATGGCGACAATGGTGGTGGCGAAGGCAATGAAAGCAGCGGGGACCACGCCGCCCCGCCCGATGATACCGAGACACAAGGCACACGCGCCACCCTAAATGTCGAGGCCGAAGCCGCGCGACTCCAATCCCTTTGTCTCTGGGCTCGCGAGGGTCTGCTCACTGCAAGGCAGGCCGACGAATTGGCGCGACTCAAAGCTGGCGATGCGATCGGGGGCGTGCGCCTGGCCGAGGCCGATGTGGACCACGGGTCTGACACAGACGAGCGACTCATTCAGCGCTATGCACGCATGTGGAAGCGTTTGGACGACGCTCGGGCATGCGTGGCGTTTTTGGCTTTGGCACTGGCGGCGTGGCCGCCGACCCTAGTCGACGTCGAGCGCGTGTACCGCGACATCGAGGCCGCCCACCGCCGGCGCTATTCTATATCTGGTGACGACCCCAACGCCGCTGATACGCTGATTGCCTACCTGGCCGCCGAGGCTCGTGCCGGGCATCCCTGCCCCGGCGACATCCTGGCCGATGCCCTGGGGCAGGCCGTGCTGCGCGCGATGACCGTCGGCGTGGCCATGTCGAAACGCTGGCCGCATTGCCCCGACCCTTTTGGTGGCCGTCCGGTGCCTCGTCACGTGCACGGTGCCGGATGTGTTTCGTCATCGTCACCGGCGTCGGGCGACTTTGACTACTTTCTGCTGGTCGCACGTCGTTCCGACACTGCCGAAGCCGTACTGTTGAGCGTGCCGGATGACGGCGACGCACGTGCGATCGCCGGCGTATCGCTACTTCATGAAATACCGTGCGATCGTAAAGCGCCGACGATGCCGCTCGATCCTACCGGTCTGTGCCCATGCGTGCGCCCCTATGCCGCCTTTCTGCCCGCCTTTCTCGGCAGCGTCGCCAGCGTTCTGCACATACCGACCACGGCACTCGACAACGGTGACGACGCCCAATCCTACGTGTTGGCAGATGGCATCTGGCAGCTGGTCTCGGCCTTGCAGCCCATGCCGTCCTTGTTTGACGCGCCGCGCAAGGTGGTCGATGTCATCGACGCGATCGACGACAGCCCTTATGCGTGGCGTCAGGCCGAACAACTGTGCGGCATACGCATTGAACCGGGCCAACTTGCGCTCGCGCTCTCGCTGGCGGTAGGCGAAAGAGCCGCCGCTGCGATCGACCTGCCCATGGCGTCGCTGGCAGACATGGCCGGTTCGGTCTATGCTGGGCCGCTCGACACGCCCGCCATGTGTGCCGAAGCCATGGCCTTGGTCGCCACGCACATCTGGCGACGCGTGTGCGCAGGCGCCGCCGACGCGAGAGGCCAACTGCCAAACGCCGACCGTCTCGTCGGGGTCGCACTGGCACTCGGCATCGTGCCGAGCGACGCCGAAAGAGCCGTGCCCGAGTTCTTGTGCGGGCGCCTTATGGAGCCCGTCGTGCAGGCCATGATGCGCGCGCGCGGCTTTGGCACAGTCGCAAACGTGCCGATGGCGGACGCGTCCACATGTACACTGGGCGCCTATGCGGCCGAGGCCATGGGCGTCGCCGCGAGGCTCTCGCCTGACGACAACCCCGTGGGCGACACCATTATCCTGGCCGAGGTGATCCAACAACGCGGCGGCCACATCGATACCCATGAGGACCTCTCCTCCAACTACGCCCTCGCGTGTGCGTTTGCACGGACGCTGTGGCCCTCGGCATCGGCCGCCGAGCGCGATGCGTGGACGAGACTCTATGGCGCCGATCCGGCCTCGCGACCCGACCCCGCCGACGCGGCCCTTTTGATCCAGTTGGCCTTGCGCATGGGCATCCGCGTGGATGACCACCACCGTGACACAGCCGCCGCTCTCTGCGGGCTTTTGGCTCTTGCCGTGCACTGGCCAACATAGGGGCACATCCTTTTTTTTCCTATTGAGAGAAATACATTTTCTTTTTGTGGTGGCAGGTCAAGAGCGCGAGCCCACACAGTTTCCTTGCATGTGGTCGGACCTTGCATTCGGCCGACATTCGTCCCCCACCCAAAAAAAAGGCCCGGCCAATCTCCATGCGAAATGGGGTGCGCCAGACTGCGAGCCAACCAGGAAAAAGTCGCCTTTTAGTCGTTGACCCCATAAAAACAAAACAAATCGAGCAAGCCCCGGGACCCACACAGACCACTCAAAGCCGGCTCCTACAAACAAAGGCGCCTCTTGCACTCTGCGCCTGACCAAAGACAAAAAATCGAGACAGCAACGCCACCACCATCAATGGAACCTTTGCCTTTGGAACAGGGACTGCGCGTGATCCAACACGAGGGACCCCTTCCGGGGCCGTCGCAACGTGCGCGAGCGTTTTTCTCTTTTTTTCCTTCTGCTTTGTTTCCTACGCACCAGTGCGGTGCACGGAAAGCAGGCAACCAAACAAGACCGATGGCTAACGGCGGTCGGTGCTGTGTTTTGTGGCAATGGTTGCGGCGGCGGCAAAATGTGTGTTTCGGTCTCACAGAATTTGAGAGGCAAAAGCGCTATTACAAAGCGCACAAGCAGCGGCTGCTCCAACGCTTTGCCGACAAATGGATATGCATCGATGATGAAGAGGTGGTCGAGTCTGCAGCCACACAGGACCAACTTCTCGCGCGCCTGCACGACAGCGGCCCTTGCCCTCACAGCTTGGTGGTGTGTGTCGAGCCAGGCGACGGCGCCGCCTTTATCGGCGGTCTGCACTAGCCGCCCACCGTCGCGCTCTCTCCGACACTCTTTTTTTCCCCCAGTGCCACGGACAATCGATAAATAGAAAAAATCCAACAAAAAAGCGATGCAAGAGCGCGACCAAGCCAACAAATGTCCGATGCCGCTTCTCGATGCCCAAAACGAAAACATTATTATGTTGACAAGGAAGACGCCGGCGGTTCGAAAAAAACCGCTGTGGCTTGTGGCGCTTGTTTGGTCATGTTTTTTTCCTTCGAGGAGATTGCCCCGGCCGGCGACGACAAAAAGACCACGACGAAACAAAGGAATGCTTGTTGACCCTACGGACATTTTCAAGAGCGCGTGATCAATAATCACTTTTTCATATGGCCCTGGTTTGTGCCGTAGGGCTTGCGGGGATGGTCGCTGTATTTGTGCAAAAAAAAGGTACAAGCGGGTCGGAAAAAGGGAGCGGGGCCAAGGAGGGTGCCTACAAAAAGACGACCTGCCACACGTGGTCGGCGTTGGCGTCACTATAGACAAATCCATCGGCGGCGGCCACCACGTACTTGCCATAGTGGTTCTTGAGCGACCAGCGGTCGCTGCCCTTGTCGATCGCGTCAAACTGTTCCCACGTGCTGGCGGCCGTGGCCGTGGCCTCGACGCTGTCGGTCGGGTTGGCCTTGAGGTACTTGCCCTGCCACGAACGAAAGACGTACTTGCCACTGTCCAAGCGGATCGCGGTCCACCGTTCCCACGCCTGCGCCGACGCAGCGTTGGCCGACACACCGCCGTAACTGTGGGCCGTGAGATACTTGCCCGAGACCGACGACTTGAGCGCGACGACGGGCGACACTGCATGGGTGTACTCGATGAGCACGCCGCCCGCGGCACCGTCGCTGTCGCTGTAGAGACGCGTCGGGTACAGCGCTTGCGGGTATTAACCGGTCACATTCGACTAACTGGCTACTTGATTTTCGACTAATGGTCGGTTAACTGCAACTTTAGTCGGCACCGGTGGGAATCGAACCGCCCGTCAATAAATAGAATGAAATCAATATGAAAACCGAAGTAGTCGGATAAAACCGGTTATTCGGACCCGAACCTGGATGCGAGTGAGAGTGCGACCAATTCGTGTTCGCGCTCGCATTCGGGTTCACACTCGCTCCTGAGTCGGCATGCGCAAATCGAGGTCGATTCGCGCACGTCAATTAGCCGCCGTCGGGATTTTTCTTCCTTTTGTTCCGTTTTATTAAGTCGACATGACTTTTATACATTCCGACCAAACCATGGCTAACCGGCCGGCCAAGGGCCTTAGCCGACCATTAGTCAACTAACCATAGGCAGCATTGTCGCGGCACCATACGCCGGTATGGCCAGACGTCTATTTGTTTTTGTCGTGGGCGCAGCACGGAGAACGAACACGACTGCGATTTCGATTTTTTGTACGACAGCGAGGTCAACGACGCGGGTGAATCACACCGCAATCACACAGCGTCTATGTTGCGCGCACGTCCATCCGTCCCCGATGCCGATTTACTCTAACGGGGGACCTCGCCCACGGTATCGCTTCTTTTCTTTTTCTGTGGCAACAGACCGGGCAAAAAGACGGTTTTTTCGTTGTTGCCCTTGCGTCGAGGATTCATGGCCATGCACCTATTTTTTCGCCCTCTATCTCGCGACAGCAGCTGCTATAGGCCTGGATGAGCAGGGGGACACGAAGTGCGCCCTTGTGTGTCACCAAAGTGTCTCCCCGGCTCTGCCTGAGCCTCTGCCGATACAGCGCAGTCCGACCGCAAAAGCGCGATGGAGCCAAGACCTCGGTACCGACGGTGGTCCCGTCCTCTTTTCCTGATTTGTGAATGGGAGCGACAAAAGCCCCCGACCAACAAAGGAACAATGCAGGGACCGCCGGCACGGCCGCGGCATGGGCCGCGGCTTTGCGGGTTTTTGCCCTCTTCTCTCCGTGTGCGCCTACCCCATTGATCCAATCAAAGAAGAAAAGGGATTGTTTCTTTTCAACATGGCGGAAACCAATAAAAAATGAGCAATGGGGCGAAATCGACCCGAGGAAAACAAACAGACCACCAAAAGACAGCATCGACACTTGCGCGCCTATACCCCCAAGCGACGCATGAAAAAGCAAAAGGCCCGCGAGCGTGCTCGAAAAAGACGGCGAACAATGGACGACAGCCGGTTTCTTGGAGGCGCGGCCCAAGGGCCGACGGTTATTGACATGCCCGGTGAGATTCTTTACCGGATCGTCGGGCTGCTGGACGACTGTTCTTTTTGCGCGGTCCGCCTGGCCCATCGGCGGTTTCGCGTCCACACGACCGATGAGATCGAGCGCTTGCGACAGGTGCCTCGATGGCTCCGCGTCGACCGCGACCAGTTGTGCCAACAGGGCAACGCGGTCGCAGTGCGCGCACTGTGCGACTATGGCGCTCCGTTTTCGATCCGCCACATGGCCGAAGCCGCCGGCACCGGCCACCTGGACGTTGTCGTTCTTCTCCACGAGTATGGGCTCTGTCCGACACAGGGGGTTCTCTTGGAGATTAGGTCACGCGGCGCCCTAGACGAAATTGAATCGATGCAAGACTATTTTGTCACGCTCGACGGACGCACCATCGATTCGCTCGGCAACGCCATACGCAGAGACGAGCGCTCCGGCATGGCCGGCACCTACCCGACGACCCACATCATGGACAGTGCTGCTGCAGGCGGTCATCTCGACATCATCAGGTTTCTGCACGCCAACCGCACCGAGGGTTGCACGGTCGCCGCCATGGACGGCGCCGCCACCGGCGGCCATCTAGATGTCGTCGAGTTTTTGCACGTCAATCGAACAGAGGGCTGCACTCCGTGGGCCATTGTTGGCGCCGCGCGAGGCGGTCATACCGACATGGTGGCGTGGCTCTACCGCAATCGCACCGAATGCGCCGTGCCACCGCGTGCCGCTCTCGATGCCGCGGCACGCGGTGGTCATATGGACGCGATATTGTTTCTGCACGACAGGGCGCAAGTTCCGTTGACGCAGTCGGCCATGAACGAGGCGATCGCGGGAGGCCACTGCAATGTCGCCGCATACCTGCACTCTCGCGGCATCAACGAATGCCGTCCCGAGGACATGGACAAGGCTGCCGGCGGTGGCCATCTCGGTATGGTGCATTTTCTGCAGCAGGCCGGCATTGCGCGTTGCACATCCATGGCCATGACCCTGGCCGCCCAGTCGGGCCACCTCAATGTGGTGACTTTTCTCCACGAGAATCGCACCGAGGGATGCACCAAAAAGGCGCTGACGTCGCCCAACCCGCAAGTGGTCGCCTTTATCCGCGAGCGCTACAAGGCCGTGAGCGGCGAGATGGTGCGCATCGAGCACGATCCCGGCCCCAAAAAGTAGCGCCGCCGCCGCAGCCACCGCCGCCGTCGACCCAAGAGCACGCCTGCTCCTTCAAAGATCCAACCGCAAGATAGCCCCCGCTTTTTCGCCGCCGACTGAGTGCGGCCCTTTGGTCTTGTTGTTTTTTCTTTGCAACCACCAAAAAAAGTGTTGTTGGTAATTGGCAGGCCGTTGCAAAGAACCGATTCCTCTGGTGCGCGCGTCGGTCTCGATCGAAAAAAAAGGAAAGAGAAAAGGCGCCAACAATTTGGCCGTCCGGTGGCGCGCCGACCTACAGCCCCCGGACTCTCAAAGGGGGCAAAAGAAAGTCATAAAAAGTCAACAAGGCGTCCCAAAAACGTCTACAGGCTATTGTTTTGCCTGCTTGGCACATGTAAAAGTGTCGACAACAGACATGTCTCGCCCGTATGTGTCTGCAATTTTTAATCAGACAAAACAACAGACTGCAGACACTTTTGGGACGTCTCCTTGACTTTTTTATGACTTTCTTTTGCCCCCTTTGAGGGTTCGGGGACTGTACAATGTCGGCACAGAAAACGCCGCATGCACTTTGCGAGATCTTCAGCGTGTCGACGTACGAAATGGATCGAGCAGCCATTGGCCGAAAAAAGACTGTCCCATCTTCCTAGGCCAGTTAGAAATCAGATGTTTGAAAACCATTTTTGTTCATCGTGGAACACGCTCAAAGTGGATCCAGAAGAAACGTCGTCGTCGTTGCTGCCGTCTCTCTTCTTCGTGAGTCTCGGCGCCCAGAAAAAAGGGAGAGGGGGGGGGACCGGAAAACCAATGCGTTGTCCACCAAATCTAGCGCGAAGCAAAAATTGGCGCGCGCCGAAAATGCGCGCCAATCCCTCTGCGCAACCTGGCCGGGGTGGCCGTCCGCAAAAAAAAACAACCACCAAGATCGGTACGTCTGCGCCGACGACAAACCAGACTGCGCAAAAAAAAGAAAAAGGGAATTTGCGCATTGCCATTTCAAGAAAGGAAACGATGGACGAGGAAAAAAAGACAGCGAGGCCGAGCGTGACTAGCCACGGCACGAGGGACATGGACACACCAGAGCATTCTCCCATGCCGCGACGCTCCTGAGACTTTCGGGTTTGTATCGAAAGGGCGCCGCGCGACGGTGTTCAGCCACGCAGATGCCGTCGACGTTGGCGGTGAGCCACGCTATGATGCCTTGGTTGATGCGACTCGTGCACGAATCCAACGCGGCCTGAAACTGGGCCGCGTCGCACGTGTCGGCGGCGATGCGCAGCACCTCCATTTTTGCGCCGCGCAGGGCAAAAGCCAGCGCCGCCGCGGTGCACGGAGCGCCCGCCTTGATGACCCGTGCGGCCTGATCGTCTGTGAGATGCTCGCACGCCACGGCGGCTGCGTCGTAGCGGTCAAAGGGTACGATGTCGGCTTGGTGTACGGCGATCGCCATGCCCACCCTGCCCGCCTCCAGTGCGCTTTTGACGGCACCGACCGAAAGGACGCAGGCGGCGCCGGGAAGGGAGAGGAACCAACGCAAGGTGGCCTTGCGGGCATAGCGGGCGGCGGCGTAGCCGGTCAACGGGTTCGACCAGGCGGGGATGGCGGCAGCCGCGGCCCATTTGAGCACGCGCGTCGAATCGTTAACAAATGCACAGGCGATCGCCTCTGAATCGACCTCGACAAGACCTAGAGCATGGACGCGACTCAGGCGCTCGACAAAATCGTACTTGACGGCATTGATGGCGGCACGGCGCATGACCTTTGCGTCGGCATCCCCAGGCACCAACACAGACGCGATCCAATCGATGACCGGCACGCAGCGCTTGTCGTCAAGACCGTGCGTCAGGACACGCGCGATCGTGGCGCACGTCATGGGCATCGCCGCGCTGCAGTCGACCTCGCAGAGCCACTTGATAACGTCGACGCGACAGGCCGCCAAGGCCCGCTTGTTGATCTTTGCGTCGCAATGGCAGCAACCACCATCAGGCGGCGTATTGCGCTCGTGCCAGTAGGCCAGGAAGTCGAGGTCGCCAGTTTGGGCAGCGTGTTGGTTCATCCGAGAAAGAATCCGAACGCCCGCCGGACCTGCCACGTCCTGCTCGTTAACGAGGCAATCAAGAAGGTCGAGCCGACTTATCGACCTTGCCAACACGATGGCCTTGCGGGCGGGTTTGAACGACGGACACCCAACTCCTTTGGCAGCCCCACCAAGGCATGGATCTTGGCCGCAAGGGCAGACGTGGCCATCGTCGGACGGATGCGGGGCCCCCCTGCCGAGGTGACGCGTGCGCTCGCAAAACCACCGTAGAGAGTCGAGTCGGCCGCCCGCGACGGCGTTGGGAAGCATGGGACGGGTGGGTCTGATCGATGCCAATGCAAAGAGGTCAGCCAGCACCAGAGGAGGCGCGCCGTACTTTAGCAGCCTCGACGCTTTGATGGGGCGGGGGAGACGGTCAAAGATTTCCCTGACTGTGGGCCTGGTCAGGATGCCCGACGACGCCTGAGCACACGCGACGATGTCTCTCAAACTGCGGATGCGGTCTGTGACGTGGGCGCGCAATTCAGGCGGCAGATGGATCAGTGCGCACGCCTTTTGGTTGTCGTCGTGATCCATTGCGTGCATGTCTAGGTGGGCGGCGTCGCGGCGAGATATACGACAGACGACGAAAAGGGCGGGACAAACTTTGGCGACGGAAAAGGTCGGCGCGGCCGCCTCACTGTGATTGGTGCCATCTACTTTGCGCAGGGACCCCTGGCTGACCGAACGGAATCCAATGGACAAACATTTGTTTCACAAGATTTTTTGGGAAAAACTGTCGGTGCCCTGAGCGGTTCGAGCCAACGGGAGAGAAAAGTCGAGGCCGAGATATTGGGTCTCGGCACGCACCGCGTCCGGAAGTCATCGCGTGCGACCGAGACTTTTTTCTTTCCATTGCGATATTCCTTCCTCATCCAGCGACAGAGCGCACGCCGCGAGCAAGGGGATATTATGGAGGACCACGAACCGACAGACAATGGTCTCCCCACGGACGCAGGACTTCCCGCCGAATTGTGGTGGATGATTGTCGAGCGCGTCGACCGTGCGTGGCAACCCGTCGCGGCGCATGTGTGCGGCGCGTGGCGCCGCGCAGTCCCAGACAATCAAAGGCGCCTCGACGTCATGGCCACTTATGCCCTCTGGTCCCACCCGCATTGCATCAACAGTCCCTTGCGCGGCGCCATCCTCGCCTGGTCCCTCGGCGTATCGCGCGCATCGCGAGGCCTCGCCACCATCAAACGCCTTCGCCCGCTACCCCGTTCTGCGATCCCTGGCGACGATGACCCCGACGGGAGACTGATGGCCGCCACTCTCCTTTACAAGCACCACCGCTTGGACGCCCTGTGCATTGTCGTGCGTCATTATGGCGACGGCAGGCGCGATGGCGACTATGAGGTGCACCCAGTGCTTGCTTATGGTTAGCCGACCAGTAGTCGGCTAAGGGCCTTAGTCGACCGGTTAACCGCGGTTTAGTCGGCATGGGGCGCGATTTGAACCCGCGACCCAGACAGTCGAACAAAGCACGAAAAATCCGGGATAATAAATGAATTAAAAATTAATTCATCACCATCCAATGGGCACATCGATGTGTCGATTGGTCCATTCTTAACCAATGAGGAAACTCTACGCTGATTGGTCGGCAGGAGGTTGAAAACAGGCAAAAATCTTCGGTTAATAGGGATGGAGGCTCCGACAAGGCAGGACGACCAACAGGGAGAAGGCGAAGAAGATGAAGGGGCCAATGAGAAGCGGTCGTTCAAGCGCAGGGGGAGGAAGCGGACGAGTCGGGTGTGGGAAGCATTCTACCTGACAGAGGACGGAGTGCGAGTGTGCAACCGCTGCGACAAGGAGTTTGGGATGACGACGTCAACGACCTCGCTGCGGTACCACCTGGAGCGCGAACACGAGATCCACGACACCGACGAGGACAACCGGTTCAGTTCCAAACACGCCGACATGCTGGTGGGCCGGTTCATTGTCAACAACTGCCTGGCCCTACGGACCGCGTCAAGCGCCGACTTTATCAAGATGGTCGCCTACCTCCGGAAGGGGTACAAGCCGCCGGGCAAGGACCGTCTAAAGGCCATCCTCGGGGGCAAGTTGAAGACGACCATGGTGGAGGCCATGCGGAGTAAGATCAGAAGCATCGACCACTACTCGATCACGCTCGACTCGTGGACGAGCCTCGCCGGCCGCCAGTACATTGGCGTCACTCTGCACGGTGCCACCCCAACCTTTGAGTTGGAGTCATTCATGCTGGGCCTAGTACCGGTCAAGGCGTCGGAGACGGCCAAGTTCATCGCCCACGTCGTCGAGGAGGTGATTCAGGAGTGGGGCATTGACAGGTCCAAGATTGTGGCAGTCACCTCGGACGGAGCCAAGAACATGTCGGTGGCGGTGCGGTCTCACCTCAAGATCGAGTGGGTATACTGCCTGGCCCACGTCATCAACCTCTGCGTCCGCCTGGCCCTTAAGATACCCGGCATCAAGGAGGTCATCAAGGCTGCCAAGGCAGTTTGCCGCACCTTCAAGGCCTCGGCCATCGCCCGGCGCGCCCTCGAAGACCGCCAGGCCGACCTGGGCCTGCCCAGAAGACCCCTCAAGTTGGACAACAAGACCCGGTGGGGATCGACGTACGAGATGCTCCGGCGGCTGACAGCATCGAGACCGGCGGTGTCGGCCTGCCTGGGCACCCTCCACGGCCTGCGCAAGCCTGTCGCCGATGATCTCACATCGGCCCAGTGGTCCCTGATCGAGAAGATTGCCGACGTCCTCGAACCCTTTCAGGACGCCACCGAGTTTCTGTCGCACGAGAAGCACCCGACCATCGGGGCGGTCATGCCAATCGTCCTGGGCGCCATCCCCAAGCACCTCAAGGTCATCCCGGCTGATGGTCCAGAGATCGAGGCCTTCAAGAAGAAACTGGCCACGGACATCGACATCCGGTGGGACATGATCAACGTCAACGCCTCCGAGACTATGCTTCTTGCCGTCTACCTCGACCCGCGCTTCAAGGACTTTGCCTTTATCCAGGACGCCGAGGGCCGAGACCTCTGCATCAGGCGCGCCATCGAGGCCCTTTCACGCCTTGTCCAAGGCGCCACGACAACGCACCGAACGGGCGCTGACGTGCCGTCTGACGACGACGTCGACGAGGCCGAACAGGACACGTCGTACGTGGCCAAGATGAACCGTCTCTTTGGAAGAGTCGGTCAGGCATCACCCCCTCGGCCGGTCGACGGCGATGCATTGGACGAGGTGCAACGGTACCAACGCAAGTCGCTGTGCCCGGCCTTTGCGGACCACGTCACGGGAGGGGACACGCCCGCCATGATCAACCCTCTGACCTGGTGGGAACAGCGCAAGGCCAAGTTCCCGCGTCTCGCCGCCCTCGCCCGTCGCTACCTCTCGATCACCTGCACCTCGGTTCCCTCTGAGCGCGTCTTCTCCAAGTGCGGCTGGATCATCAACAAGAGACGCTGCTCCCTCTCCGACAAGACCGCCGCCCTCCTCGCCTTTATCTCGTGCAATCACGCTCATCTCCCCAAATGAGATGAAATAAAACGATTTTTCTTCAAATCTGGCGCCAGATTCATTAAAATTTAGATTGGACTTTGTGTGGGCTCAAAAGATCAGACAGCCAAAGGGGAACCGACGGCGGCACCTTGAGGAGCGACGCTGTTGTAGAAGGCGGTACCGCTGTAGGCGTCCCACCCAATGTAGTTGTTGTAGGAAGTGGACTGGAGAGTAGTGAGGACAGACTGAAGGGTCGCCATGGGGAGGTGCTTGACGACGCGGCCGTAGTTGTCCTGGCACAGGTCAGATGGCACCCCAGCCATGTTGTAACTAAAGTAGATGACGCCACAGTTGGAGGCCGGTTGGACGCCTGTAGCGTTGTTGACAAGGATGGCCGTCTGCTCTGGATACCCGTACTGCTCGTGGCCAAACCGCACGACATAGGAGGTGATGGGGCCGCACGGCACTTGGCTCCAAGTGCACTGACCTGATAACGAAAGAGAGGTCGTTGGCCTTTCTCCGAAAGAAAGAGAGAACAGAAACATAAGAGCACAGGATAGTACCAAAAGCCGTCGGCAGTGCGAGGCACACAGAAAGAAGAAGAACGGAGAGCGTGAGCGGGAAGTTGCGCTGGAAAGGCATGGTGGGCGATGACAGCACAATAAGCAAAGCAGGGTTTTATGTACCTCGCGGTCCTCGCCCCCCCCCGGCAAATTCGTGCCGTTGACAAATGTGATGTTGATTTTTTCACATTTGATTTTCTTCCCATCCCCAGCGCATCCGCGAGGCTGTGTGTTGGGTGCGTCCGATGCGGGACGATGGAACCGTGACCCGAACAAAAGCAAGAGAAGATGGCAACGAGATGGCCGGCTTGGTGGCCTCGACCAAGAATAATCCCGCCCCGAAGAGGATACTCACATGAAGATCGCACTCTGTCAGTCCGATTGGAGAGTCAAAACTCCTCGCGGACACAAAGGGGTGAAGGGGGCGCAACCTCGCCACTCTTTACTACCGCCACGATTTGCCCAAGATGAACCTGCTCAATCTCTACTTGTTGTGCGTCCTCATTTGTTGCGCCTGGTACGGCCCTTGGTTCTATTTGCTCGCCTTGCTGATTTGCTCAATGCGGGTGTGTGTGCTTTTGCTGCAGGCCCTTAACTGGCGGCTATTCCATGGGGGCACTGAAATCGAGCACTGGTGAGCACGCCTTTCGCAGGCGCGAACGGACCGTTCTGAATGATCTTTCTGACACTCGCGTCGATGTCAGGCAACACCAGCGCATCCGGAGGAGGCCACCTCAATGACATCCCGTGCTGCGACAGCGGAGCGTCTTGCTGCCCTCAAGTGGTGTGCTGTCCTCAGTGGGAAGGCAGCGGATATGCCTGTTGCCTGATGGGGACGACTTGCTCAGCGACGCCAGGGATATGTAACCCTGCATCGTCCGACGATGGCCTCACCACGACTCAGATCCTCTTGATCGTCGGCGGCTCGTGCGTCGGAGTCATCATCGGGGCGGCCATCCTGATCGTTGCCAGACGCCATTGCGCAAAGAGGACTCAGTATGACCGCGTTTAATGTTGCCCTCTCATTGGCTATTGTTTGCCCAAAATACACGCTTTTGCACGCACGCACACCTGGCTGCAACAAAGGACGGGACAAAGTGATCAACAGTCCCACATGGCCGACGAAAGCCTTACGAGGTGCAAAGCCCACCCGCACATCACGCGCTTGTCAGCGCAAGGCGTCAACATAGCGCCCACAACTTACATGGGTGCCCAAAAGATGGCGCTACCGTCACATGTCCCTTCTTCTTCGCCGCGTCACTTCGAGCGTGTTCTGTGGGATGGACGAAATGGATTTCAAACATCTGATTACTGACTGGCCTAAAAAGATCGAATATTATTTTTCAGCCAATGGGCGCTCGATCCATTTCGTCCGTCGACACAGTAGTCAAGGATACTCTCGAAGTGTCTGTTATTTTTTATTTCTCTTTTTTTTCACAATTTTGGTACAGTTTCCCTTTTGGCTTTTCAATGCAGCGGCCACAAGTGCTGGCGATCGATGGAGCCACCGTGCATTAGGTGCATCGCTGATGGTGTGGCCGAGGGCAAAAATAGTGCCCCTGCAGATCTGAAAGATGGGACGAATTTCTTCTGTGAGATGACCAATTGGTGGGCGCTTCCGGTCAGGTTGTTAAATCGATGCAGATGTACAGCCATTCGCACATCCCCCCTCTCTAATCGTTGCATTGTTTAGCCATTGATGTCCTCCCCTTACCAATGCATCGCCTCGGGGGCCTGCGCCTACGACAAAGCCAACGACGTAAAGGGGATGGTGGTGGCGACCTTCGAGTTGGGGCAAATCATCAGGGGCGACGAGCACCGTGCCCAGGCTGGCCGCCGTTGGCTCCGCCTCAAGGTCCAAGGCCGTTGTACGTTACCCTTTCGCTTTTAAGGGCTATTGTTGTCCCACCGACTCCTGACGGCCTCTTTATAACCATTCGTCGTCGCAGACTCGTACGCACCATGGGCTGACGTTGAGGGTAGACCCTACTGGGCGCCTGCTGGCAACGCCAAGATCAAGGCCATGGCCGGCAACACCACGGGAGGCCAGGCCGACGCTCTACTGTGCGGCGAGAAGGGGTGCAGCCACGCGGCCAACGACAAGTGCACTCGCTGTGGCAAGTTCCTCTGCTTGGTCCACAAGACCCGATACTCTGTACCCGGCGCTCTCATGTCGCCAGGTGTCAGGGCTCCCGACCAGTGGTCCACTTGCTGTGAAGCCTGCCTCTACCGCCACAAACAACGCACCCGTCTTTGTTGGTGGGTCACCGGCATGATTCTCCTCGCCGTCGCCATCGCCGTACTCGTCTACCTCCTGGTTACTGGACGCATTGGTTGATTTATCAGAACACGCTGCAATCCATAAACATTTCCAGATTGATTCAGTGCGTGAGATGGCAAAAGACATTGATGGGCAACAAAGCCACTTCCTTCAGACGAGGCTAATTTGGCGCCGGCCGGATTCGAACTCGCATTGGATACCACAAAACGAGTACTCGTACAGGTTGACCCCCGCCTCGTCGGCGTCCGAATCTGAAGCCGAATCCGAATCCGAGTCGGCCGCGGCGTCGTTCCCTCCATCATCGGCGATGTTCTTTTGCTCCTTGCGCTTGGTGAGCCAACCAGTGAATCCTTTGCCGAGGCGCGGCGAAGTGTCTTTGAGGCATTCGTACGTGCTCGCGCAAAGACCGATGGGAAGAAGCGTAACCATCGCGAACATATACTGCCCACCTTTGGAATCTTCGTCGATCGAATCGAGCGCAAAGTAGACAATCGTCAGCACGACGGTGGCTACAAGAGTGACCACGAAGAAGGCAATCGGTACGGTTGTCTTGGATAAGTATTTTATCAAGCAGGGCGTAGATATCCTATCCCGCGCTGCTTTGATCGATTGCATCTCCGTTGGATGATTGCCAGTTGGAAACACAACTAACCTCAACCCCTGTTTTGCCGCCAGAAAGTACCACAATTATCAAATAATTTGGAGATGAATGCACTCGGTCACTTTAATTTTTATTTTTGCCTTTGTGCAAGTCCGGTGATGCACTCGACAGTGGTCCACCTGTTGCGAGGCCTGCCTCTACCGCCACAAACAACGCACCCGCCTCTGCTGGTGGCTCACCGGCATGGTTCTCCTCGCCGATGCCATTGCTGTTTTCATCTACCTCCTGGTGACCGGACACATTGGCTAAGGCAATCCGCCTAATAAACCGTTCGGGCGTTCCATTGCCTTTCAGGGTTACAAAGTTCTTCGTCACTGCTTTGCCTTGGGGGTCGGACATCTGTTCGTTACACCCACAACACATGAGTGTCGCTCAAGAAAGACCAGAACTCCCCTCGTCATGGGCCGCAGACCACACAGGCTGACAGGCACAATAGGCATTTTAATAATTTGGTACTTTTTTCGGAGGTGCTCTCTGTCGGGATAAATCCTTGAAACTGAGTAATTAGTGCCCACAACAAAGTATCAAAGGTGCTGGGCAGGCAAACGAGGCGTTCGGCGCGGTGTCCAACTTTTATTCATTCCTCATGCAGGCGACAGACGTAAACCCGCAGGCTGAGCCAAACATCACCATCTTCGCCCAGTTATTTTGCCGCGTGTTCGACGGATATGAACTGGCGAAACTGGCACCTTCGAAAAGGGACAAGTTGCGAGAGTCATTCTTCTCTCCCCCGACCTCTGCACCAAGATTCGCACCCTCGCGCTACGACAGCCTCCTCAATTCGGACTTACGAAGGAATTCGGTCACGCTCGATGGCCTACGGGAGAAGTTGAACGGCACCAAGGTATCCTCATCCTTCGGCCGCCAATTGCGCCCATCGCGTCGCCGCGGAAAGACTGTCAAAATGGCTCGGTACAAGTTCGAAATGATTTGGGCCGTCGACTGCGATGCCGAGAAGGTCGTTCTGCACCAAGATGAGAGCGACTCGCAACAATTCTACGTACTGCGGTACTTCGGCGCCGGCGAGCATGAACAGTACGAAGGCTACTTGAACGCATTGGCGCTACGATGGGGGCAGAAACACGACATTCCGCGCATCTCGAAAGATGAAGAAAGAGATGGATTTATGTGTTTGGGAATACTCGCCATTGAGTAAATTCGTCATTGATTCTCGTACTTGTTCTTCATCGCTCCCCAAAGGTGATTAGTGGTAGGGTCGTACGAAGTTATGGTCATGAGTGAGTTGTACTCGTCGTCGCCCAACTCGTAGACCTCATCAGAGTCATCGCTGCACACAAACTCTTCGCCTGGTTCGCCCTCCTCTGCATGGTGGGCTGCCTTGTCGTAGGCAGGCGAAAAGCGTCCTTTAGTCTGGACAGTATCGGTGTATTACGATGAGAGTTGACGCGCACATGGCAGAGGGCAAGATAATTCCGTACTGGAGCGATTACCACATCTTCTGAAACGGCGCTTGTGCCCAGCCTAGCAGCGTCGCTGGTAGAGCCTACAGTCCCCTGAGCAGGCACAAGCGAAGACTCAGTGGACGAGGGTGTGCGTGCCTTGAGCAGTGAATTTTTCTCCTTCTCGCGCTTTAACGCGTCATTGAGGCGACGTATTTCGGTCCGTTGGCGTTCCATCTTGACGTTGGTCTGTGTTATGGGGTGAGGTGAGTCGATGAAAGGGCGAAATGCGTGCTTGCAAAGCGGTTTGTGTAGTTACCAAACGTCCGATGGGGTCGCGTAGACCCAACACACGGACTCGATATGACGTTTCATTCACGGCGAATTGAGGTGTATTGAGTCCGATTTTCTTCTTGCCCCTGCGCACTGCAGACCGACCAACTGGTCCAGCGCCCCGCTGTTTCTCTTTCTTGTTGAACATTTGAAGGAAAGAGTTTGATCAGGGCACACTTCCCTCTCAGTTTTGGCTTCCCTGAAGGTTACTCGTTGATTTTCACGGCTTCTGCGTTGCACAAAAGATGCAGCAATTGCGAAAAACAAGAGGTTGAAGGTCGCGGGTTCGAACCCCACCAATAGCGACTAAAGTCGCAGTTAACCGACCATTAGTCGAAAACGAAGTAGCCAGTTAGTTGAATATGACCGGTTAATACCCGCAAGCACTGGGTGCACCCCTGAGTCGTGAGCCCATATATACAGTTACCCCGCCATCCACGCGGCGGCACGCCGGTTAACCGACGCCCAAAATCCAGGATTTTTAAGAATTGTTTGATTTTATATGATTCGTGATTGGGCGAGTTGCTGCGGATTAATCAACGGCCAACCGGTCCACGGGCACTGGGCATGGTTTCAGGGCAGGATTATTTTAGATATTGTTTTGTCGATGAGCGCAAACTTGGCCGAGGAGGGCAAAAGGCAACTGTCAGAAACAAAATGGCAGACCATCGTCTCAAAAAAAAAGTTTGCGTCCGTCCTTTTTTTTGCTTGTGTGCTTGCCGTCGAGCAGGTTATTGGCGCTGGAGGTCACCCCTTCTCCAACACGGGGTTTAGGACGATTTTGGAAAGAAAAAAATACTTTTTTTAAATCGGTCCTCAGTGTTGGGAGGAGGACTGGTCGCAAACAAGAAAACAAAAACCAGATTGCCCTATGGGCGCGTGTGGGCCGCAAGAAAGGACCACATGCGCTCTTCTTCGTCGCCACGCGGGTACTTGTGTTCGACGCCGTCGAGGACCCTGATGGACGACGCGTAGCCGCGCGCGGCGAAAAAGCGGTGGGCACATTCGCAGCCCTCCTTGTAGGCGTCGTGCGTGCCGGTGACAAAGAGCAACGGGAGCGGTTTGTCGGCTGCCACGGGCAACACTTCCTGGCCGTTTTTGCCGAAACCGCCCATGACGTTGACCATGGCGGCAAACACGCTACCGCCCAGTCGTTGGGCGAGGACACTCGAAAAGATGGCGCCGTTGCTGTGGCCGACGCCGTAGATTCTTGTCGCGTCGACGGACCTGATCTTGCGTACGCGGTCGATGGCGGCGCGCACATACGCAATGTCTCGCTCAGAATCGCGCACGCGGAACCCACAACGCTTGTCCGACTGGGAGCCGCAGTCGGTACCGACGGCAAATGCCACGATAAACCCGTAGTCGTGCGCCATGCGGCGCCAGCCTGTCCCGTGCAGCGCCACCTTCCACGGGTGACTGCCGAGACCGTGGAAAAAGAACACGAGGGGCGCGCTCGTCGAGTCGGCCGATAGAAGCCTGTGGGGCGTGTGAACAAGGACGATGCGGTTCTCGTCGAGATATTCTGTGGCCGTGCGCCCATATTGATCGTCGTGCACGCCCGACACGCACTGTGGCCTCAGCGACATGAGGGTCTCGTAGGAGACGCAATAGGTTGCGCCATCGAATGGGTTGTGGCGCGTCTCGCTCGGCGTGATCATTTCCTCCCACAGTTCCATCGCCCGCTCGTCAATTCGTGCGCAGGTGTTGCGTCGCTATCTTTTTTTTTTGTGTTTTCTTGTTGGTGGTGGCGCAGAGTGATCCTTTCTTCCAGAACAGATGATAACAGTAAAGAAAAAGATGACAACAGAATGGAAATTGGCGAATTTTTGTATTGGACTGTTGATTGGAGATTGGTTGGCGACACAGGTCTCGGACGCATGTGTGTGGTCGAGTCTCGCCGGTGCTGTCGACCTACCCGGGAAGATGTGTGATTTTTTGGTCATTGCCAAGGCAGAATCCATAACGATAGCAACCAAAAGCGGACGCTCCTCTGGGAGTAGGTGAGGACTTGAGTGTGGCCGTATCTGCGGGTGTGGGTCGGTTGCGGTGGCGCCTGTGTTTGGCCCTGAATCACCATGTTTATTCAATTATTTTTTTTTCAGTTTTTTTGGTATTGATATTTTGTTCTTTATTTGCTGATCGCTTTGGTTCGTGTCCGTGTCCATGAAAGTCTCAGACGGTCGTCTGTCGATCGAAAAAAAAAGATAGTTAGTCGGTTGAATAGGTCCGGTCGATGCCCGTGGATGCTGTCCTTGTCGCCTCTTTTTCGCGTCGCCACTGCGCATGGTCATTTTTTCCTGGTGCTGCATGTAAATATAAAAGTGGCAAATTGCCGCGCTTCTTTCCGTCATCGAAATATTGTCGTCTGTTCTCCCTGCGATGGACGCATTCGCGGACACCAAAGGGGTTTGGCGGTGCATTTTGTTTTTTTTCGAGAAAAAAAAGCAATCGCCCGCATCTTTATGGTGCGGCCGCGCTGGCCTTGGGTTGGTCGGTCAGTGACGATGTCGGCGCGGCCAAGCCACAGTCACAAAGCAGCTGCAGCAAGGTATGGACGAGCACGGCGACCGAGGGGTCGGTCGGCGGATCGCAAGAGGCTCGTGCGGCGTCAACGACGGATGGCGGTAAAGGCGAGATGGCCCCCACCCACGGCGACCAAATGTCGGATTCGTGAGGGATATCCACCAGACTGCGAATAGGGTCCGATGGGGTATCACCAAGTTGTGCTCCGTTGAGACGCTCCAAAAGGCCCCAACGGCGTGCCTTGCGGCACAGCCACAAGAGCGCCGTCGAGGTGTCGGTGGCGCGCGGGCACCTTTTGATGATTCGGGCAGTTACGTGGTCGACGGCCTGCGACCAGAGGCCGTTGGGTATCGGCGTCGACCCCGGCAGCATATAGGGCGCCAGTGTGCACATGGCGCGCTCGCGCACCGACCACTTGAAGCGAGGCGGGTCGGCACACAGCAGGTTGATGACGTGCTTTCCACCGTCGACCAGTGCGCTCTGCCAGGGCCAATTTTCGATATAGTCGAGCGGCGCGTTGCGCGGACCCTTGCGTCGTTCGCGTCCGAGTATCCGTCTGGCATCGTCATCGGTAGGGGCGTAGTCGTAGGAAACCAGTCACCGAAACCACCCGTCGTCGGCATCATCTGGCCAGCGCGACCTGATCTTGGCGGCCACGTTGGCCGGTGCGAGTCCGCACAGTCCCGTGCCGCTGCGACTGCGATGGTGGTCGGCGAGCCATTCGGCCAAGTGCAATCTTCCATCGTCGACGGCGTATTCCAAAGCCATCGTAAACGCGATGAACTGCCGTGCGCCTCAATGACCCCCAGGCGGCCGTGGCGTACTGCGTTACGTAGCCACTCTTTGGAATGCCATTCGGAATACAGGTAGTGGCGCAGCGCTTTGCCGACGTCAAAGGGTGACGTGCCGTCTCCGCATTGGATGTCGAGCATGGTTCGCGTCGTCGATAGAGTGCCGTATCGAGAGATTGCACTTCAGACGGACTGGGCCATCATCGATACGTTGAGCCGCGTCCCGTTGGCGACGGCCGACTCGTCGTGCCGCGATTTACATCGTCGACCGATGTGGACCAGTGCGGTGGCGAGTAGGATCGGGCGATCGGCCTCGACAATGTCGCATAAAACAGAATCCCATTGGCGCTCTGTCATGGACGATGCGAGTGCCTCTGCCCCGCGGGCGTATCCCCGCTCGACGCAGGCGATATAGACCGCATGTCGCAAAAGAGAGGCATCGAGGCGACGGGCTGGGCCTTCGCTGTCTGATTCTGCGCAAGATTCATTTTCGCCGATGACTGAAAGGACGCGGTCGAAATAGGCGTCGACCCCCGAGGCCGCCATGGCCACCAGCATAATGGTGCGGTCGCGCCTGGTGTCGGGACACAAGACCTCGCGCATCGCGTCGAGTGCGAGCACGGGCCTTTGTACCGACAGGGCCAACAGGTCGGCAGCGGTACTGGCGTAGATGGGCGCGACGGCCGGTCTGCGTGCGTCGATATGGTGGTCGCGAAAGCGGCGGCCGCGCGGGGAAGCGGCAATGATGCGCGCGGTATCGGCTTCCGACGGCGTCGAGATGATCGCATGCCACCGCGCGCAAACCATCCGCGCCAGGCAGCGAAAGCGCACATCGAGAAACTGTCGCCCGTCTACGTCTGCTCCATTCAAAATGCGATCCCAGGCTTCTTGCGGCAGCACGTGCGTGTGGTCGCTAGAGAAATGGGGGCCTGATGCGACGTCGTCCATGCCGTCAACTGGTAGATTGTGTGTTGAGGGAGAGAATACTCCTTGTTTCTGCTTTGGTTGACGTGGCAGTCGTTGGTTGATTGGGTGACGACTTGTTTAGCGATTGGTTATTCCTTTTTGCGCGCGATGCGCACGGAGCACTTTTTGCGCGAGCCTCTTTCGGATTGCGCAGCGATAGAGGACGGCGGAATCGACCTTTTTTATGTGTGCCGTAAAAAAGTTGCCCGTCGACGCCGTTGTTGGTGCGCACGCACGGAAATTGTGCCAGACACCAATAGTTGACATTTTTATTGTCCTCATTCCTTTTAGGAAAAGGTTCGATACCCGGCACAGGAGCGACAAACGCAAAAGAAAAGAGAGACGCAAGGAAAAAAAGAAAATCGGCTGGCGCTCTCTGAGTCGCGCCTGCAACCCAGAAGACTTGTGCCCGACCTGCGCGTTGTGCATCCAAGGCAAATCGCAAAAGTTGGCACGACAGCGGACCGCCCACTCTACGCACTTGCACTCATAGCGAGAGGAAAAAAAAAGAGCACCGAAAACTCCAATGAAAAAGGCAGGGCGCAAAAAGAAGCCGATCAAGGGCAGGATCCCCAAGGGCGCCACCGCCGGGACAGAGTCGACCGACGCGGCCAATTCGCCACAAGACGATTTCGTGGCGGCCGTCCGCCGCGGTCCGCACGACTGCGTCCTGTTGGTGCGGTCGACGGCGACGACAGTCGATGCACCAGATGCGACACCGCAACATCGGCTTTGCGCGCACAGGGCGGTGCTCTGCCGCACGGCCTATTTCGATGCCTTTTTCAGGCGTACCGACCCCGATTCCATTGAGACACGCGACCTCGACGGCGAGCGTGCCATTTACGGCGTCTATAGTGTCGGAGTGCCTTTTGCGCCCGAGGTGTTGGATGCGGTTGTCAGAGCGCTTTATGACGACGTCGACAATATGCCCGCAGACGCGCTCCAAGCCGTGGCATTCCTGGGCACACCCGTGCGGCTGACCCGCAGCATCGTGGAAAGTGCCGTGCGCCGAACCATTGCCGACGGCGCCGACTCTATAGGCGACCTCGTTACCTTGGCGCTCCAGTGCGACGCCATCAGCGCCAAGACCAAGCGGCGCATTGCCAAGCGCCTGTTTGGCCTGATTGACCCCTTGAGGCGTCGAGAGATTGCCTCGGCATACACCATACCGAGCCGCTTTTATCGCGGTCCCGGCGCAGACGCCAAACCGACGACCGTCGTCGATGGCGGTGTCGAATGGCACGCGCTACGCCTGGGCGTCGACCGCATGGGTAACGCCAAGGCAGAGATCGCAGGACCCAACGGCATCAACTTTCGCGTGATGATCAAGGACGACCACGACGACAAGGATCGGCGCTCGACGCGCCTGTTGATCGACCGTATCGGTGCCCAGTGCGATGATCCCTTTGCCGCGCTCGATGACTATGACTGCATTGATAGCGATGACGACGATGACGACAACGACGAAAGTGCTGGCGACCCGGACCCTGTATGGTATAAATACCGGATCTCTGTCGACGTCTACCGCCCGCTGGACGAGACCACAAACTTGCCATGGCGCCACCATACCTACACCAAGGTCAGGAGTCGGGCGATCGAATGGAAAGGCGTCAACGCCTCGCCGTCGCGATTCCATCGCTCCAGGGTTTGGTTTGTCGACGAGGACCGCGAGGACGGGAAGCGCGTCTCCATGAGCGACCTTGTCGCATTTGAGGTAAATGTGCTCATCGAAAAGCGCGGTTGATTGAAAATCTTTTGTCGGTCGCGCGCGCGTACCAAGAAGCCGGTCCGTCCCGACCGCACCCTCAAAAATATACGACTTTTATTGTTGATGCCAGGGGGCTATGTGCTGCGGAAACTTGTCCAGTGCCGGCGGTCGAAAAAAAAATAGGGAGCGACCTGTATAGGGTTTTTTATTTCTGCGACGGCGCGACAAAGGCACGGGAGCAACGCCAACAGGCAATGAGCCAAAGAAAAATCGGTGTGCGCTCTCGGGCGCGCAAAAAGGGGCGATTTGGCCGGGACAAGGGCGGAACGGGACCACGGGGCAAACAGAGAGCACCGCGATAAACATACGAGGGCACATCAAAAGAAAAGCCGAAAAGATGGAACCGTCGAGCGTGGTCGACCTGCCGCCCGAAATGATGACGCTGGTCCTGGCGCATCTGGACGATAGGGACTTTTGCGCCGCCAGAGCCGCCCACCGCTCTTTTCGAGTCGATACTGCAGACGAGATCGAATCGCGCGCGACCAAGTGGCGCGGGTGCCGCACCCTCGCCGACTTTGGCGGTCGAGGCAACGCCGAGGCCGTGTGCCTGTTGCTGGCGCTGGGTACCTTGCCGCCTAGAGACGTGCGCGCGTGTTGCGGTACAGCGTCATTCGGCGGGCATCTCGACGTCGTGCGCGTGCTCGTTCGCCACGTGGCTTTTGACGCAAAGTGTGCATCTTATGATGCCGCGCGGGGCGGGCATGTGCACATCCTCGAATATGCGCGTCGCGACCAATGGTTGGATTGCCAGAGCGCAGTCGCGGGTGCGATCCGCGGTGATTCGGTGGCCGCCTTTGTATGGGCCTGTGGCGTCGGCGGCATCTCGCCGAGCGTGAACAGCATCTGCGCAGCCCTTGGCGACGGCTCGGACGATGTGCTGGCGCACTGCCTCGCCAGCGGCATAGGAGGTCCCGTGTTTCGCGGTCAACTGGCGGTCGGCGCGGCCGGTCGGTTCAGGGGGATCATCAGGCCGTTTGTCAAGACCTTGACTCTTCTTCTGGACGATTCGACGCTGTCCGAGGCTCAGTGGGCGCAGGTCGTCGATTCGGTGTGTCGCTCAAGCAACACCGACGCCGCCGAGATTGTCTATCGCGCGTGGCCGCAACTCTTTGGGTCGGACGCGATGACCGCCGCCATCAGCGCCGGTGAAAGTTGGATGCTACAGTGGCTTTGCAACAAGGGCGTACGCGCATGCAGTCGAGAAGCCCTCGCCGACGCCGTCTCTAGCGGCCACGATGACACGGTTCGGCTTGCGTGCGAGCGCGACATCCAAACCGACCGTACCGCGGCCATATGCGAGGCCGCCCGTGGCGGCAACATTGCCCTTTTGGACGTTTTACTCGACGGACAGAACGAATCTGGCTTTTATGCTGCCTATTACGGCGCCACCGACCGCGCGACCGGCGGCCCCCGAGACTTTGCCATTCTCGAGTGGCTGCACGAATGCGCGCCGTCGCCCTAGACCCATCTGTCTTTTTTTTTCTCTTTCCCTTCCTTTGCCGACTGTGTGCCCTAGTAAAAAAGCGTAGAAAAAGACGATCCGGAAAAAAAGAGCCTCGTGCATACACCGGCGTATTCTTTGTCAGTGCCAGGAGGCTTTTCTTTCGACTATCGACCGATGATCCGGTGCGATCCGTATTGTTTCCTTTTTGAAAAGGGCGATGGTCGGCCACCGTGGATCTTGTGTCGACAGAGGCCGACCGCAGGGGGACGCGCGCCAGAAAGAGCACCGAGACGCGTCGAGAGAGGCCACGCGGCCGCAGGTGCCTGACAAATGCGCGGTTCGTGGTCGGTCGCAGAGTCGTCCCCCATTGGCGAAAAATTCTGCTGCTCGATAGACTGCGCGGGGACGACGCAACGCCGCAGTCCCTGCCCGCAAGGCTCGTCTGCCGTAAAATAGGAAAAACAAGTGCGAGCCAGCCCTCTGTGTCCGCGCTAGGTCGGGCGCATGAATGACATGGAAACATTTTCACATCCCTATCCGACGACTCTTGTTGTCGTGTTTGATCTCGACGACACGCTGGTGCGCTACACGAAAAGGGGCGCCAGGGTCCCACGCGAGACATGGCACGCGCTCAGGCGACTGCACGAGAATGGCGCACAACTTTATGTGGTCTCGTACAATCCGGCGGCGCCCTTTCTCGTCGCCCAACTCGGCCTGTCCAAGTACATCGACTACACCGTGACCGGCGTGCCCCCGAGAACCAACCTACTCGACGCGCTGGCGACCAAGGTGGACCTGCCGCCGTGGTTCCTTTATGTCGACGACCGGGCCGACAATATCAAAGAGATCGAGGCAAAGTGGACCGAGGCTGAATGCGCGCTGGTCGGACCTGAGGCGGCCGTCAGTTGCCAGTTTATTGTAGAGACTATTCTTGGGTCTTGATCGATCGGGCGCTGTCGCCCCGTTGGCGTGGTAACGGGGTGATTCACCGCACAAAAGGCAAGACACGGGCGAGACATTTCTCTTTTTTTTCGTGATGGCGACTTTTGAGTCCAATGGTTGCCATGAGTGTCTTTTTTTTCTCTTTATTGTCGGGCTAGATAAAGAGAGAAAAAGACATACACTGGCGCTCCCTCTGGTCTAGTGCTTGCGGGTCGGTTAACCACCTACTAAAATCCAGGATTTTATATGGATTGTTTGATTCATATGATTTGTGATTGGACAATTCAGTGTAGATTAGTCGACGGCTAACCGATCCGCAAACACTGCTCTGGTCCGCGTGCCATTTTATCGAGGTCCATAGGGCGCCTATTCGCGAAAAAAAAAAGAAAAATCAAGACGAGTTGGCGAGCGCGCGCGACGCATATTCATCGGCGATGGCGACGGCCACATCGATGCTCAGTGATGCCGGATTCGATCGATAGGCCAGGGAAGTGGCGTCGATGCCAAAAATACGCGCCGGACACGCAAGCCGGCGCGAATTTGTCTCGGTGACGGGGCGCAACGTCATATAGGCGGCAAGCAGTTTACGCGTCTCGTCGTTGAGACACGCAAGAGTGGCGTCGAGTGTCGCGTCGGTCACGATGAGCGATAGGGCTTTGGCTGCAGCGTGGTCCAATCGATTCGCGGTCCAAAGCCACTGGATGGCGGCGAACATCTTGGGTACACTTGCGAGGACGACACCGAGCAGCGTTTGGTCCAACCACGTTCCGTAATGCGGTTTCTTGTTGGGTGTCCACGGATCGTTGTCGTGCCCGTAGCGATGGTGACGGCGAGTGTAGCCACCGCCAACGTCATAAACACCCCTGCGTTCGTCGCAAAGGCTGATGGCAACCGGCGGCGGTAGATCGTGGTCGGTGGCGATGGGACACAGGCCGAATAGTCCCGCATCGGCAAAGAGATAGACCAACTGAAAAAAGTGACCCCACGCTCTGCCTTGGCGCAACCAGTGGTCGTCGTCCCCATCGCTGTGACACCGATGGATGGAAATTTGGGGCAAGTTCTCGCCGATATAGCACGATTTGACGGTGGCGTCGTCGTCGAAGTGCGCGAGCACGCATGGATCGGACGGGCCATCAAAAAGGCCCACGGTGCGCCCGCCCTGCGGCCGTGGACGCGACACAACGAGGAAGAAGTTTGTCCCGTGTTCCGCATCACCTCGGTGGCAGTTGTTGCTCAAGAGGGGCGCCGTGACGCTTGCCGCCAAAGGCCATGGCTCTCTGGCCGCTCGCGCGCGAAAGGCCGCGAGATTGCAAAGCGACACGGCACTTTGGGCCAAGGCCTCGGTGCGTGTAGTCGCCGATCGCACCCCACTAGTCCACGCGTCGATCCGCTCATCGTCGGTTAGGAGAGTCCATGGACTGCCCGGAGAAATCCGTTGGTAGATGTCACACACTGACGCCGGCGTCGGCAGGTCAGCCCGGTCGGGCACACAACCCCGCTCGATGGCCTCGATTGCGCCGAGGGCCTCGTAAAAGGGCACGTAGACGTCGGCCACGCACCGCCAGGCCTCTGTGGGCGTGCTGCTCGTGGGCAAACCCGCCTCGCACGTGAATCGCGATAAAAGGGCCTTTGTGGTGACAGTCGGCCTTGGAGGCAGCGTGCGCCATATACAGAGGCGGGCGCGCATGACGCGCAACCGGAAACCCATTAGGCTCGACGACGTGGTATCGCCCATCGCATGCACAAATCACCCTCTGGTTCCTTATCCTCTGTTCTCTGCCTCGACGACAGTAGAAGCGACTGTGGCCAGGGAGGAACGGTCGGAAATTTTGAATCAGCGAGGCAGGAACATCTTGTGCCCCGACGATTTTTTTCCGTCATCGTGGCCAGTCGCCAATTCCCTTGCAATTGTGATTGGCTGCGTTGGCATAATTGCGCCAAGAAAAAGGACCTCCCTTGTTGGTCAGGCCGCCGACCGATCCGTCTGTCATCCCTCTTGTGGCCCGTGGTCGTCTCTCGCGGTTTTTGTTTGTGGCCGGCACGCTTTTGACCGTACTTGCGCACGCATGAACAACAGTGTCCACAACACGCTCGGCCTTGCCGACATGCCCGCAGAGGTAATCGCCCACATCACGTCATTCCTTGAGCGCGGACGCGACTTGGCGGCATGGCATAGAGCGACGAGAGCAGCGATCCCCGACGCGCTGCTACGCATGGTTTCCGACCGATCGTGGTCGCACTCGGACGCATGCAACGTGATCTCCCTCGGCGCGCCTCTCGACGTCGTCAAGATCCTCGCCGCCGACCTCAAGGACATGCGCCTCAAGCGGCTTGTGGTCATGGCGCGCGGCGGCCGCGTCGCCGTGGTCGAGTGGTTCTGCGGCCGGGCCGTTCGTCCGAGTCCCGAGAGGCGCAATCGCAAAGCACGCGCCGATTCGACGAAATCCAATACGGCCAAGAGGCGACGGCTCGCCTGCGACGACCTTCCGCCCGAAATCGTTGACTACATCCTCGGCGTCCTCGACGTTTTTGATCTCTTGTCTGCACGCCACGTCTGTCGACAGTGGCGTGAACTCATTACGGCACGGTTACGGCGTCGTAAAGAATCCCTTCCCGACCAATATGCGTTTGTCAGGGAGATGGCGGCACGGGGCAACATTGGCTCTGTCCAACGCGCCTGGCCGACCAAAGTCGATCAACCGTGGGAAGAGCGGTTTCTCGTGGCGGCCGTTGACGGCGGCCACCTCTCGGGGCACGCTGGCTCGCCGAGGAAAAGGGTTGCCACGTGTCGGCTGTCGTATGCAAGGCGGCAGCCGCCTCGGGTCGCATTGACATGAGCGAATGTGTCAATGGTGATCGCCCTAATCCCGTCATCTACGACACGTGCAATCCGGTGGCTGAAAACGGCCATCTGGACGCGCTTCAGTGGTACCATACCAGAGGCTACAGATGGGCCGAGTTGACGTGTGCCTACGCGGCCCGAGGAGGCCACCTCGACGTCGTCAAGTGGCTCCAATCGGCCGGATGCCCATTGACGTGGCATGTGTGCAACTGGGCGGCGGCACGAGGGCACGCCGATGTGGTCTGGTGGGCACGCGACAACGGATGCGAGTGGAACGACGTGCGTCCCGGGTTTGCGCGCAACGGATTCTTTGACGACTTGCGCAAGGCCCACCGTCAAGAAGGTCGCCAGTTGACAAGCGCCACATGTGATGCGGCGGCGGCTTCTGGCTGCATCGATATTGTCGAGTGGACGCTCGCTCAGGGGTGCGCGCTGAGCGCACGTACGTGCCAATCCGCCGTCGAACATGGCCACGTAGCCATGCTCGACTGGCTGCGCGCGCACGACTGTCCGTGGGATCACGCCATGTGGGCGCGCGCAATCGTCGCCGGCCACCTACACGTCCTCGCGTGGGCCGCAGCGCACGGCTGTCGACCTAGCAAACACGATGGCAACGTGTGCAACCATGCCGCGCGCCGCGGTCGACTGTCCATCCTCGAATGGCTCGTTGCGGAACAGGCGCTTCCCATCGATACGACAACGTGTGAAGCAGCGGCCGTGGCGGCCACCTCGGCGTGCTCCAGTGGCTGCGCGCACGGAATTGCCCATGGAACGAGCGCACGCGCAATATGGCGGCAGCAACCAACCATGTGGAGGTGCTCGCATGGGCCATCGAGGCCGGCTGTCCCTACTCGGCCGCACGCTGCCGCAAGCGCGCAGAGAAATACGATAATTCGCCTGCCGTCATCGAATGGTTGGATGCTCGGCCCCACCTGTGACCTTGCTCGCACTCTATAGGCGCGGTCCATGTCTTGATCGTTGTGGTGGCCACCGCCGGCTGAAAAAAAAGGATCAAGAAAAAAACGAAAAAAAAAAGAAAAATACTCAACAATACAAATAGAGGCCAGAGGGATGGTCCGTTTTTTTGTTTGGCATGACGCGCATTTCTCTGTGACCTTGCGATACGGACAGCATACAAAACTCCAGCACACGGCCTGGCCTGCGAGCACAAACAATCACGAAAATGATTTTTTCTTAATGCGGCCTCCCTTGGCCAAAATGGACCTATGTCGGCTACTAACCGGCCACGCGACCCATTTCCCTATTGACTTGTCTCAATTTTTCTTGCAACCACTGCGTCGGCTCATTTTTGTGCGTGTGTGGTGATTAGTGCTGGTTAATGGCCAGCCTAATGCTGGCTAACGGCCCGACCGGGAATGGGCCGAGCAGCCGGGCCGCAGTCAACTCGACCTCTGACAGGAACCGAACCTGCCAGCACTGTTTTCTGGATCATCAATAAATCGTGCACAAACTGTACTTGGAAAAAATGCAACCTCGTGTGCGAATGCGAGCCCGAATACGACCGGTTGTAGATTTTGTGTGCGATTTTATTGACGATTCAGAAAACAGCGTTGGCGGGTTCGATTTCTGTCAGAGGTCAAGTCAGCCGCGGCCCGGCTGCCTGGCCCAAAACCTACGGCCAGCCGACAAGTTGCGAGCCATTGACGCAGCATTAGTTGCCACAAGCGAGATTCGTGTACTTGGCTACCGCTCCCTTTTTGTTTCCCGAGCGGTCGTTCTCGGTGTTTTGTGTCTCGCCGCGCAAGCGCAACCGCCACGCCCTTTGTGGTCCCACGTTGATCTTTGCCGACACAAATATAAAAAATGTAAAAAATGGTTTTCGTAATTATTTTTTACTTTAAAAAATATCAATCCGGCAGCGATTCCTCGGTGGCGCAGTTGGTGGCGCGTCAGTCCCATAAACTGAAGGTCGTGAGTTCAATCCTCACCCGAGGTATATCGTAATCGCACTTTTTTGGAAGCCTCATGCAAGAGCGGTCCCGAGGGCACAACGGACGGCGGCAGTGCCGTTTAGGTCGCGTCATGCACGCGATCCAAATCGAGCGCCCCATGCGCATGCGATTGCATTATTGCCATTGTCACAGAGCCTTTTCGCCTGTACGCGAAAAAAGGCACGCGACACAAAACACCGTCGGCGTTGGCCCGATGTGATGTGCCCCCTGGGGCGGCGAGACATGCGTGGGCGCCCCGCGCAACGGTCGCCACGAAATTCTCACTTATGCTCTCGAGAATGGCTGCGCTATGGACGAGTAAGCGGCAAAAGCGGCATGCAAAGAGGACCATCTCGCCTGCCTCGTCCGTCGCTATACTTTTAGATTTTTTGGGTATTTAAATGGTTTTATGTCCTCTTTTTTTTACACCTGCACAAAAGGCGCGCCCGCGCGCACAGGCGGCGGTCATAGGTCGAGCGTAATCGACTGGCAGTTGCCAACATGCTTGCCTGTGAGCGCAAGGATGCGGTCGTGTCGGGTGCCGAGCCAAAGGATCGTATCCCACAATTGCCGCATCCGAAAAGCAAAGGCCTCGTCGTCTTCCCCGGCGCCTTTTTCGCCCTCTAGGCCGTTGCACGGTGTCTTGCTTTGCCTCTCCCTGGCCAGAGTCGTAAACTCGACACGGGTCGCGGCGATGCCCGATGCCGCCCACGTTTCTCGTGCCCTGCGCATCGCCGACACGAGCGCATAATCATAGTCGCCCGAGAGCGTCGACGCCTGCGCCGCTCCCTGGGGCGTGATCGCCGCATCGGGTCCGCTCTCGCCGTCGCGGTTGAATGTGCTTTCGGCGTGTCTTAACAAGGTGACAGTTGATCTCCTCGTTGGTGTGCTCGTCATCATTTTTTTTGTTTGGCCCTAGTGCCTGCGTCGTGCAATGTGCCTCTTTCTTTTTTTTCGAATTTGTGATGGTCGCATCGGCAAATTTCGCATTGGGATGGCGTTGGCCAATAGAGCAAGTTGGACTATTGCCATCTCGTCGACTTGCGAAAATGGGGCAATCCTGATGAGCCCAATATCGACCGTTGGTGCCATGTAACGGCGACCCAAAGCCGCGGCGACTGGCACAGCAATGCGTGTGGTGGCGCGACGGCCAACACAGAGACATCTGTCGACAATCAACAACCGGCAAACCCACCAACAAAAAACACGGCAAAGACCATCCAATACGATGCCGCCAGCCAAAGTCTACGAGACACGAAAAACCGCCACAACAACAACAAACAACAACAAAAGAGCGACAACCCAACAAGATTGCCTTGTTGAGCGCCTGCCCTTGTTCGTCTCGTCCACGTCTCCTCCGTCGCCATGACCACAAAGTCGACGACAGAACCCACCACAACACCCAACGGTGGCATGCCCTTGCTTGATGACAGCGGACGCCTCCGTGGCGTTGTCTTTCAATGCAGGCCGGGCGTCATCGATACGAACGCCGTCGACTTTTTCCCTCCTCGCGGACCCACGACGCCCGGCGCACCGGTCCTGGAATGCGCCACGGCGACGAGCACGCAAGGTGCCCGTCCGCGCGACGGCCTTTTCCGCGTTGGCTGGGTGCATGCCGAGGACGATCCCGTCGATGCGCTGGACATGACCAACGCCAATGCAAGTGGTGTCTGATTTGCGATGCCTGTCCGTGGCGCCTGTGGGTGTGCGCTTTGGATCGCCCCTCGCGCCGGCGAGCGCTCATCGGCGCAAAGTTGGTGGCAAACAAAAAATCCAATAGTTTTTTTAAAAAAAAAGATAGCCATGCAATTCAGCAGCCTTCGTGGCTGCCACTAGATTGTCAAGTGATCAAAAAACAAGTGGCAACGGCAACAACATTTGGGCGCCGCTGGCCGGCGGCCTACTTGGCACCAAGGACAAAAAGGCGTTGCGGCGTTGGCACCACAACGAACCGCGGCAAGAGCGCGCTCCGTTTTTCTCTATGCACAATACAGGCACACGACCGCAAAGCCAGCGCAAGGTTTTGACGCACCACAAGGGTGGTCTCCTGGACGGGCGCCAACCGCCATGTCGACGGCGGCATGAACATTTTTTGTCTCATAATGGTTGCGTGAGTAGGCCACAATCTTTCTCATTTTCGGCGACGGCCTTTGCAAGAACCTCGATGCCGCTCTGGACGCCGTTGGACATTACTGTCTCGGCAGGGTAGATGGAATGCTAGGTGACGACTGCGCCTAAGCCGGCAAACTGACTAGCCAACATTATCGAGTCAACCGGCTGAAGCCGGCTACATGCCGCCGAAAGAAAGGAGTGTGAGCGCGAACAAAGTCTGCAGAATTCAAGCACGATAATGTTGCGAGTGCGGATGCAAGTTTTTTGTTGCTCGTGGCTCGTGCACAATGTTTCTAAATCCATTTGCGCTCGCACTTCTTTTCGTTGACGGCTTGTAGCCGGCTTCAGTCGGTTGGCTCGACCCTCAGCCGTAGTCACGCCGGCTAGCCGTTGTCCAGCATTACACACGCATTTAAAAAAGAAAAGAAAAAGGTCAAAGACGCTTTTTCAGAACTTTTCTACTATTGGTTCGTTGTATTTTTCAACCGCCAATCAAATGGGGCTTGCCTGTCGGCGAGCGCAAGGAGAAAAGACGGTCCGAGGGTCGGTCTCTTCTTTTTACGCTAAACTACGCAGCCGTGCCCCGACAACGTGACAACAACGACGACGACGACGACGGCGACGGCGATGGATATTCGACCGGATGGCGTTGCGGTTGCTTTTGTTGCTCCAGACGGCGACATCAACAACAAAGACAACGACGACACGACCACCTCGTCAAATGATTCCTCTCGGCCCGACGCGACAACCATCAATTGTCTGCCCAACGAGGTTTTGCTACATATCCTCAACTGGTTGCCATGCACGGATAGGACGGCAGCCGCGTCGGTTGATCGGTGGTGGCGGTCCTTGTTCGAAGACACGCGCCTGCTTTGGCCGCCGCCGTGTATCGGTGCCTCGCACGTCGCAGCCATAAGGGAGTGGCCCCTAAATGTCCACGCCCGTGGCCACAAAGAGGTTTGCGTCACGTATGTGCACGCGGCCGGCTGTCCCTGTCACGCCAACCGCCTGGTCGACGCGGTCAAACATTGGCGCGCCGATCTCATTATGCCTCTGGTACGCGGCCATGCGCCAAAGTTCGACGGCGCCTGCCTCATCGCCGCACGACGCGGCGACATGCTGGCCCTCAAGACTCTGTGGTGTGTCACGCCGCTTACTCGCGGTTCCCTGCCATTCAGAGTGGCCGAAGTGGCCGCGCAGTTTGGGCAAATGGATGCCCTCAAGTTTGCCGTCAGCGTTCTTGGTGGCCATGCAACCTCGGACCTCTGCATTATAGCGGCAGGCGCCGGTCGACTCAAGGCAACCGTCTACATCCATCAGCACGGCGCCCCGCTGAATAGAGGAACTTTTCGGGCGGCAGCCGCTTCGGGTCGCTTGGCTGTCTTTCGCTACCTCTGTGACAATGGATGCCCGCGCGACGACTGGGTGCCACACGAAGCGGTCACGCGAGGGCACGACAGTATAGTAGACCATGCTCTTGGATGCGGCCTGGGGTGGACACGGTATCACGATTACGAAGCGGCCTTGGGCAATCACCTCAACGTCTTGCTGGTCGCGCGCGCCTACGGCTATCCGTGGACCGCCTGGGTGTGCAGTGGGGCCGCGCGCAATGGCCACCTCGACCTTATTAAGGAGGCGCGCGCAGTCGGATGTCCGTGGGACGGCGGAACGTGCGAGAAGGCCGCGCGCAATGGCCGCCTCGGCGTTCTCACCTATGCCGTCGAACACGGCTGCCCCATGGGCAAACATACGGCAAGGAAAGCCTGCTATGGAGGCCACCTCGACTGCCTCGTCTATGCGCACCAGCACGGCGCCCCGTTGGACGACGACGATTGTTGGCTGGCGGCTTGCACTGGCCACATTGACTGCATGGAATACGTGCACGCTCAAGGATTCTGCAACCGTAAGTGCCGCAAGTGTTTGGCATCGCCCAAAGTGCGTACCAGCCCCTCTTTTTTTTCTTTCTTTCATCTGTCTCTTTCTCTGGTGTGCACCCACACAAACTCGCACGGACGCGGTTTGCTTTCCATCTTCTCTTCTTTCTCAGCACCAAATGTAAAAAGTAATTCCTTGTGGTTATTTCTTTTCCCGTTCGGTCAGGGGTCGCGGTCGGTCGTTGCGAGCGCAATGTCAGGCGTCAAGTCGGCCACCATCTTTGTCCCCCGTTCTGGGGTTGTCTGTGTTGGTTGGGCCGCGCGCCGGCTCCACCTTCGGCGCCGGTGACCCTGCTAATGCTGTTTTCGTAACCGTGAATAAATTTTGCACAAAACGTGCTTGAACAAAAATGCGAACCCGAGTGCGACTGACCATATATTTTATGCACGATTTACTCACCACCCAGAAGACACCGTTGACAGGTTCGGTCCCTGTCAGGGATCGAATTGGCCGCGAATGGACCGGCTGGGCATCGACCAACATTAGACATGACCCATTTCGATGCCAAAGTATTCCGCTTGCTCTTCTTTTCCTCTCCAATTTCAAATCGGTCGGGTATGCGGCGGCGGGCGATGGCTAGCCGACGGCTAAAACATGCGAATTCCACTGTCGACGTCCTTATCGCGCCAGGATTAATCCAGGATTTTTAGCCGTTGCTCAGCACTATCCCCGTCGGCGATCGGTTTGGCCGCGGCCCGGCCGGCTGATAGTCTGCGGCTAGCCGGCCAGCCGCTAAGCCGCGAGCCATTGACACGGCATTGGTCTCGACCCCCGACCCATACGGCTGGTCCGTTTTCCCCTGACAAAGCCGATCGGGCGATCGGCCACCGCTCAGCGTTGGACAAGGCCTTTTGTGCAGGGTTTGCTTTTTTTGTATTTGTGCACAAAGAAGTTGGACTGCTCCACCGTAGGTTTTCAGTCGCCCATCTCCTGTCAGCACAAAGAAAATCTCGCAGATTGGTTCTACTCTTGCTTGGTTTGTTGGCGTGGTGCTGTCGTTGATTGCACTGATCCAATGGGAGAGAGGTCACCATTTTTTTTCTCATTGCATCGGCGACGACGCCCAAAGTTTGGCATCCAAGGGACTAGGTTTCAACCTCTTTGACACCAAAGGCAAGCAGACCGCCCGCGCGCACCATGGAAACCTTGCCCCCGGAAATGCTGCACATGATAATAGGGTTTGTCGGCCGTCCATGGCTGCCCGTGGCGGCGCGCACGTGCCATCACTGGCGGGCCTGCGTGAAAGGTATCAACCCGTCAGCGCTCGTGCTCGGCAATGCATCCGTAGATGCGGCGATTTTGGGCAAGCACCGTGCTTTGGTGTTGTGGCTGTGTGCCGCGTTCCCATGCATATGGACGGGTCGCGCTGCGGCGCTGGCGTTGATGACGGGAAGCGCCGATCTGGTGGACGCTGTGACTTTGGCGATCGGCACACCGATCGACGGCGCCATTGCCGTGGCCACGGCAGCAGCCATGGGCGACCGCTCGCTCACTTACCGTCTGCTTGAACAAGGCTATCCGTGGGACGACGTCGTCGCGGCCTGCGCGGCCACCTCCTGGAGCGAAGACGATCTGCTGGTGCTCTTGGGGCGCCACCCTAGCGCGGCAACCATGGCCGCCTGTGCGGCCGCATCAGACGGCCGCTACGAGGTCTTTGTCGCCGTGGTCGGTGCTCATCTGGTCGATCAAGACGCGTGCGCCCACTGTTGCCGCGGGCGGCTTTATTCGTGGACGCGCCAGCACTGGGGAGGAATACCGCTTATCAAAGGCGCACAGCGTCAACGCGACCGGCGATTCGCGCGCTGTGTCTCTCGGTGGAACAGGCCCGCAAACCCGACCGGTCCCTACATCGTGGCCGATCTTATGTGTGTCTCTGACCGTCACTGCTGGACCCACACCGACTGGAACAGACTCGGCGTTTTCGCCGCCGAGTCGCCGCGCGATCGCACCATACATCCCTACTTTTGCTATCAGTTTACCAGGGGTCCGCTCGGCCGCCCGAGTTGGGCCGATGCGTTTCCCCTCTGAATTGTCTCCATTCAAAAATCCGCCTTGGCAAATGCTTTGTGCTGCCTGTTTGTTGGCTTGCTCTCGCGCCGGGCTGCGCCCTTTTGTCGCAACTTGCTTTGCCCAGTCGCCTATGCACATCATGCCATAAAACCAACGGCAATTCAGCACGGGATGTTTTTTGTGTTGAATCTGTTGGCGCGCACCCGGTCCACTATCGCGATGGCGATGTGCCGGCGGTGACAGCAACAACCAATAACGTGCGGACCAAAAGGGCGTCTTCTTTCTGCAGACACTCGCCGGTCGCCACAACACATCGAGCGACCTAAGAAGGGTGTTTGCTACGCGATGTATTGGCATTTTTTGCTTTGCGATGTCTTTATGGGCTCTACTGTCATCGAGTTTGAGAGGATTCAAGACAAAGAAGAACGGAATAACGACACCGACAGACTAGAGCAAGACCACAGCATCGGCTCGATCTCTTATTTTGGCCTCGCGTGCGCGTCGGCGTCGGCGGCGCCGCTGGGAAGCGGTAGACGTTCGGGTCAGTTGTCCGACACTGGGAGGCGACGCGCACGCTCCAACCAACCATCCGCGCTCAGCGGCTGCGCTCCTGTCTTTCGCGTCCATCGGACAGCCGCGAGATGCGGCATATTCGAAACAGGCACGGCTTCCGGCGACGAGGGCGGCGTGACAAGTCTGTTGATCCCATGCACAGCCTCGGTCGTACAGATAGTCGAGGCAACCAAGACTATTCGCCCGTGCGGCCTCTGCACACGTCTCTTGGTCGCACAGCCACCCGCTGTCGCAAATGTCGCGCAAGGCGTCGAGGCGTCCGAGCGATGCGGCAGCGACCGACGGCCGGTTGTCTGTCGCGTCGGCCTTGACGGCCAGGGCAAAGACCGGCCACAGGTCGGCGCGAATCATGTCGCACAGGTGGCCCTTTTCCCACGGACAGCCGCTGGCGAGCGCATAGGCCACGCATCCGCGATTTCCCGACTCGATGGCGCCCTGGACCGTGTCTTTGTCCCAGTCCCACGCATTCTCGTGGAGGTGTCGTAGCATGGGCAGGTCTCCGCGACGCGCGGCGATCGCGCAGACCTCTTCGTCCCACCGACTCTCTCCTCCAAACAGACGCAGACAGTCAAAATGTCCGGACTCGACGGCAGCCATGTCGCCAAAGTCGCCCATGTGGACGCCGGCGTCGACAATCTCTTTGACGCAGGCAAAGTGTGCCGGCGTCGGCGGTCCGTAGCAGATCTCGAAATCGTGCCGCTCTTGGATACATCCGACCGAAAGAATATAGTTGACGCAATCCACATGCCCCTTGGCGACGGCGACGCGCAATGTCTCCTCGTTCCATCGCCATCCGGTTTCGTGGAGCAGCCGCAGGCATTTGAGGTGGCCTCCCTTGGCCGCCTGGTAGCACGGGTCCGTGTCGTCCTCGTGTCTATAGTAATCATGGGCGAGGCACGGGGGAATATCAGTGTGCGGGTGGTACGCTGCCAAGGGGACCAACGCGCCGTCGGTTGGTGATCCATTCCGGACCAGGTCTTTGGCGCACGCGGTGTGGCCGGCCGCCACGGCGCGGCAAAGGGCGATAGTCCTGGGCGGCTGCGATGACCGCTCACCCTTGATCGGACAAAGTGTGCACAGATGATGTTGATTTGCCGGGTCGAGACACACCGATCGCCACCTGGCGCATGTTTTCGCCGCGCGCGTGATGACCTGGACGCAGGAAAGCCAACGAAATACGCTCGCGATCATCTCGTCGGGTAGGTCGTTGATCGACACGGCCCACCGCCTCATAATCTGTCTACGGCTACGTGTGTTCTTCTTTCGGTGCTTTTTTTTGTTGTGTATGCTGTTGTGTGTTGTGTTGCCGGTTTGCGGCTGGCGAGAGCCTAGGGATTTTCGAGTCGGATGGCCGCGTCGTCGGCCATTCGCCTAGTTTCGCGCATTGCGCACGATCCATCCCTCACCAGAAAAGAAAAGAACAATATTGGCAGGTTTTTATTGCGATATGGGGTTGGTCGGTCGCGATCCAGAGCGACACATTTCCTGTCGGACCGCCCGACTACAAACCGACACCAGGCCGACCCCATCCATTTTTAAAACAGACGAAGAGGCACAAAGTACCGGTAGACAATAATTTGGGAAAAAAAATAGGGCAACAGTCAAGAGGATCGATCAGCGCGGCCAGTGCTTGCAGGTATTAACCGGTCAGATATGGCTAACTGGCTACTTGGTTTTCGACTAGTGGTCGGTTAACCGCGACTTTAGTCGGCACCGGTGGGAATCGAACCGCCCGTCAATAAACACCACAAAAATCGCTGTGAAGATGTAAATAGTCGGATAAAACCAGTTATTCGGTACCGAACCCGAATGCGACCGCGACCGGTTCGTGCTCGCATTCGGGTTCGGGTCTGTGCTGCTGCCAGGATTTATCTTCTTTTTTTATTCTGATTCACTCGGTTGACAGGAATTTCATACATCCGACTTAACCGCGCTAAACCGAATAACTCTGGCCCTTAGCCGACCATTGGTCAACTAACCATAAGCAAGCACTGGCCGCGACAGCAAAAGACGGCGCCGACATGTTTTGGCCCTTTCCACGCGACAGAACCGTGCAGGAGCCATTTGCGCTTTGCCTGCAGACAGGCCGACAGAGTCCAAAAAAGACAAAGCGACATCATAATAATAATAGTGATTCCCGGAGAAAAGAGGCGACATCTATTCAACGTGCCGAAACAAATCGGCAAAGTGATGGGCGTCGTCGTCGTTGCACGCGGAAAGGTGCGTCCACGCCGGGTAGGGGCTAATGCTGGGCAACGGCTAGCCGGCTCGGCTACGGCTGAGGGTCTAGCCAACCGGCCAGAGCCGGCTACAAACCGTCGACAAAAAGAAGTGAGCGCCTTATGAATGCAGAAAAATCGTGCTCAAATTGTGAAGAACAGATAAGTCGCATTCGCGATCGGCTTGGTCGTGTTCGCGTTCGCAATAGCATCATGCTCAGATTGTGCACATTTTTATTCGCGATCGCATTTATTTTTGTCGACGGCTTGTAGCCGGCTTCAGCCGGTTGGCTGGAAGATGTCGGCTAGCCGGTTAGCCGGCTTAGGCGCAGCCGTTGCCCAGCGTTATCCAGGGCTCGGGCTCGCGCGTCCGCATCCTTGCCGTAAACCCAAAGATTGATATCCGAGGGCCCAATGTCGTCTTGGGCATCGCCATTGTCGATGTCGGTCTCTCGCCCTTCAGTGTCGAATGTCTTTGCGTCTAGGCACAGCATAAAGGCACCGCCAGCCAGAACGACGCCATCGATCGTCGCCGGCGCGTGGACAAAGGGACCAAACACCGGATAGCGAGTCGCGAGGCGGCGTCGGAATGTGTCCATGTCGACGACCAACGCGTCGGGCGACCAACAGGCGGCGATGGGTCGTCGCTATAGGCGCTAGAACGCAGGGCGGTGGCATCAGGCAAATCGGCAGTGTCGATCGAGGCGCCGTTGCAGTCGAGGTTGGGAAACGAACGGCAGATCGAACCCATCAATAGGGCCGCCGTGTGGTAAATCGTCGCACAGCCGCCGTGGGGCACGGGCAACCGTCCGCGACCTCTTTGGCTTTGGATGGCGCCCGCAGCCTCTTTGAGCGCCGGCCATCCGATCAATACGTCCACGGGCACGCGCTCGCCCGACTCGCCGACCGTGACATCTAAAAGAGGCAACAGCCTCGCGTGAGGGTGGCTGTCGTCAAGTGCCGGGAAGTCGCACAGGACCAGAACGACGCAGACGAGCCTGGGATCGGTGCACGGCGGCGGCGTCTTGGCATTCTCGCACAGGGGTCGGATCGTAGACGATACAAAGATGGTCATCTCCTCGATGTGGCGGCGGTCGAGGTCGACGTAGCAGAGCGCCTGCCAAAACAGCAATACGGCAAAATGGTCGTATGGTCTCGTATCGGCTACGACGTCTAAAAAGCAGCCCAGCAGCGGGCGCCGGCATCATCGAGGGTCGTAATCTTGATGCTGATGGGTTCGCCCGACTGGACCTCGACGGCCTCGACAAAGGCGCCCGCAAATAAAGCGGCAAAGTAGGTGGATCGCGAAGCAAGGGCAGGGGCGCGCAGGGTGACATCGATGACGTGGCCCTTGGGCGTCTTGAGCAGCCTTGTCGTCATCGCCGGACTGCCGGAATGGTCTATGGACGGAGCGGGGGGGGGGTAAGTTTTTCGGTTGCAAACGAGTCGCGCGGGTCCTGCTGCAAATGGTCGCCTGTGGATGGAGTGTGGGCTTTCTTTCTGCATGGCTCTCTTGTCGATCCTCTTTTGGCCCTATGTCACGCATGTGATTTTGGGGACTTCTTTTTTTTTCCCAATTGGCTATGCACCGGCGCGGTGCCTGCCGAGAGCGCAAATCAACCCGCCGGCAACAAACACGCCACCCCCCACACCATCGACGCTCTCTTTTTTCTTTTGGCAAAGCGCAAAGGCCCATGGACGACCTGCCCGACGAGATACTCGGTTTGATTTTCTTTTTTGTCCCTTGCGGCGTCCTTTCGACTCGCGCGAGTTTGGTCTGCAGCCGGTGGCGCCACGTGGCTCGCGACACAAGGGCCGTCGGACGCGCGCTGTGTGTCGACCACAGCCTCAGGCGTCACGGACTGTGCTGGATGGCGGCATCCAAAGGCCACGTCGACTGTCTGGCGCGCGCCCGCGATTGGGGGCGACCCTGGGGCACCGACACTTATGTCGAGGCTGCTCGCGCGGGGTACGTGACCGTCCTCGACTACTTGCACGACAATGGGTGTCCCCGCGACGCACGCGCCGTGGCCGCGGCACTCGGCGCGCAGCGCGCCGACGTTGCCATCTGGCTCTGCAATCGCGGCCACACCTGGGACACTGCGTCGTCTGCTCTTGCGGCTCCCTATGTCGATCTGCCTCTGTTGGCTACTTTGCACGAGCGCGGATGTCCGTGGGGCCAAGGCACGACCGGTACCTTGGCCGCCAGGGGTCTTTTGGACTGCCTGCGCTATGCACAAGAGCACGGCTGCCCGTGGGACGCAGACACGTGCGATCGAGCGGGCGCCGCCGGCCACTTTGGCTGTGCGCGCTATGCATACGACAATGGATGCACATGGCATGTGGCCGGCGAACTCATGTGCAAGGCAGCATATCGAGGCGACCTCGCCATGCTTGTCGCCCTGCGCAATGCCGGTTGTCCGTGGAACAGAGACGTAGCCAGTACCGCCGCCGACAGGGGTCACCTCGACTGCCTGACTTTTGCCCACGCCAACGGTTGCCCGTGGGACGTTCAGACGACTTACTATGCCGCCGCCAAAGGCCACCTCGACTGCCTCGTCTATGCTCACACCAACGGTTGTCCGTGGGACGCCCGTACAACCCAGTATGCTGCTGCCGGGGGCCACCTCAACTGCCTCGCCTATGCCCACGAAAACGGCTGTCTGTGGGACACGGCAACATGCGAGACCAAGTCGCTCGACTGCCTGCGCTACGCGCTGGAACGGGGCTGCCCGTGGACGCCGAGCGCGTCGGCCGTCGGTGCCATCGTCAAAAGAGCCGACCTGGACACCGTCCGGGTGGCCTATGCGCGATTGCCCGAAGAAGAATGGATGAAACAAGCCGCCAGGCACGGGCGCTTGGATGTTCTCGCGCTCTTGGTCAAACAGGGCTGTGTCGCCGACAGCACGCTCATGGAGATAGCGGCTGCTAACGGACATCTGGCCTGTCTCGAGTATGCCCACGAGAACGCATCCGCGTGGGTCGACACGGATGCCGTTGCACGCAAGGCTGCCAAACACGGACATCTGGCCTGTCTAAAGTACGCCCACGACAATGAATTCAACTGGGACGGCAGGGTCATTAAAGCGGCCATCAAGGGCGGGCACCGGGACTGTGCCGTGTATGCCATCCAGAACGGATGTCCTTTTTAATCCCGACCACAAGAAAAAAGAAAACTCTACATTTTTCGTCGTCATTGTGTCTTTTTTCATTTTTCGACGGCGCGTTGGGACAGCCGGGCGACCAAAAGGGTTGCCGGACCTCTGTTTGTTTTTTCCTGCACCAAGCCGTCGGCTGCGCTCTGTCCTGTGCCTCGTCTTGTGCAAACAAAGAGAGCCTTGTTTTCTTGAGTCTGCTAATCGAAAAAAAAAAGAAAGAGACCAGACAAGTCGGAATTTATGCTTTGCAGAGCCCATGCCTGACGCTGGGCAACGGCAGGACATTAGCCGGCCAACCGACTAGCCGCCATCAGCGAGCCAGCCGGTTTGATCCGGCCACAGGCCATTGACAAAAAAAAAGAGTACGAGCGCAACCGTGCACGAAAAAAATTTGTGCAAAAATTGTGTAGAAAGAAAGGAAATCGCGCTCAACACGGCCGCATTCGCGCTCGCGATAACCTTGCGCGCAAATCGTGCGCACGCCCATCCGCAATCGCGCCCATTTTTGTCGACTACCTGTGCCCGACTCAGATCGGTTGGCTCGATCCTTGGCTGTGACCGCGCCGGCTAGCCATTGCCCAGCGCTGGTCGCGACCCGCGAGCGTCAGGCGCAGATCAACCACCTTTCAGGCGTTTTCACTGAGCAGACGCTGCCGCTCTTGCTTTTGTCATAAAGGGCGAAAAAAGACGAGCATGCCAATGTGATGGATTTCTGTGTTTGTTTGTCTCTTTTTTTCTTTTCTTAGCGCGATATGCTCGTGCTATGGATGGCCGTCCGAAAAGAGAAAGGCGACAGGGGAACGGGACCTACATCAGGATCGGTTGATCAAGCCACGCCGCCATCGGGAACGGCCTTGGCCTCGGCAATCATTTGGCGTAAAAATGCCTGCGCCACGTGATGGTCCTCGGCGGGTCGGTCGTCGCACACGTCGCACAGCGCTGGCGACTGCATCGAGGTCGGCCGAAAGCCACGTTCCCACAAAAACTCGACCGTCGACCGTTTGCCGTTGGTAGCAGCAAAGGGCACTGCCGATACAATCTGATCGTGTCGCTGGACGTCCAAAAGGCCACGCGCGTGAAACCATTGGACCACGCGCAGGCCGCCGCGCATGACGGCATTGTTGACGGTGTAGTCCTCATCATGCCATGCAATCTCGCACGCGTTGGCCACGCGACAGACGGCGTCGAAATGGGTCCTCCGGCAAAAGTGGTCTGGCATCAGATAGGGACGCGCGCCCAGTATGGCGGGCCTGACGTCCAGGAGTGCATCGACAGCAGGTAGATTGCCCTCGGTCATGGCCTCGTCCAGGGCACGGTCGACGTCAAACTTGGGGTGGTCGATGGCGCACGCCACGGTGGCGGCGTGGTCGACAGACGGCGTCGATCCAGACGTCCTCTTGCAATCACATAAAGCGGCCATTACGTCGGGGCATCCTCTCATGACAGATTGGACGAGCATGCGCGATTTGACCGGAGCCTGCCCGATGGTACGAAGAAGCGCCACCATGTCTGCATCACAGTGGCGCACCGCGTCATAAAGCACCCATTTGTCGATTCTGATCGCTCCGCCGCGCGCATACAAGAGGCGCACGATATCGCTGTGGCCATGGCGGACGGCTCTTTTGACCGCGTCCTCGTCAACGACCGCGCCGGCGTCGATCATGTGGGTGGCGACCGCCGCAGAACCGCCCTCACATGCCGCCAAGAGGCAGGTACGGGGGTGGACAGGCGCGCCCTTGGTCTGCAGGAATTTGATCATGTCGAGATGCCCGCGCGCAGCAACGTCGGCCACGTCGCTGCGCGATAAGACAACGTGCATCGACATGCCAAAGTGCCATGCAGCGACTTTGGCGACACTGCCGCCCAACGTGGCGATCGAGAAGATGGACTCATCGTCGAATTCGTCGGGCGCGATGCCGGCTTCGAGGGACGAGCGCCGAGTGCAAAGAAAGTCGACCACGTCGGTACCGCGAGCGGTGGCTGCCAGGGCGTAGAGGTGCCGGGTCCACTTGCCGGCATCGTGTTCCCACATCTAACGGATAACGTCGATGCGGCCCATCAAACACGCCAGGTCAAACAGACCAAAGGCCTCGGGATGGTCTTTGGCGACCGCCTCGACCTCGATCGCATCTGCAGCCTTGGGATCGTCGCTCAACATGATTTCTGGCGACAAAGAGTTGCCGTTGTGAGTGATCCTATAGTAGGCGCTGGCGTTTTCGGGGCAGATCGCGCAGAGATGTCGGATTGTGTCGGTGTGACCGTTGCGCACGGCCCAAAATAGGCCGGTGGGGGTGCCCTTGCCGCCGTGGTTGGTGGTTAGATAGTCGATTACGTCGTCGTGGCCTTGCTTGGCAGCGGCATCAATCGCGCCGTCGATCGCGCCGGGCCGTATAGCGATACGACCGGCCTCGCACAGCCACTTGACGACGGCAAGATGACCTCCGGCAGAAGCCTCTTGAATGACGCGACACGGATAACCACCGCGGGCGTGCTTGCACAACCATACGACGGCGTCGAGATGGCCGCCCTTGGCCGCCAGGGTCACGTCCTGAAAGACAAACCGAGCGTTGCGCTTCTTGCGGATGCGCTTGAGCGCAGAGAGATCGCCGTCGGCCACAAGGCGGCGCTTTTTGGTCGTCTGGCAGCGCCGACGGGTCTGTTCTGCATCGGCGTCGACAACAAAGATGCCCGCTTTCAGCGCGCTCTCGACATCGTCGGCGCCAAGTTTGTCCAAGACGAGTCCGGCCACCTCGGCGCTCAGATCTTGTGTTGACGTTGTTGCTACAGATGCGTGCATCGCCAACTGTGAACTGTGGAAGTGAGCAGAGTGTGCGGGCGCGTTATCGACCAGCAAAAGCCAATCGCCTGCCGTTGGCACTTGTGTAGGGGCCATGAAATCTCTCCTCCGTACGCGAACCGACCACCGGCACGCTCGTAGGGCTGGCGCTCCAAAGTTGAAGAAAAAATTGTATTGGCTGGGCTCAATCGGCGTAGCCCACCAGCCCCCAAAAGGCAAAACAAACGGCCACAAAAAATGTATTGAAATTAACGCGACCGCCATCGGGGTGGGCGCTGCCATCCAATGGCCTTTTTTGTCCATAACCGCAGTACGATGGGTGGCACGTGTATCGGTCGCAACTCGCGAGGCGCCGTTCGTTGCGGTGTCCTTTTTCCCATTCTTTTTGTATTTTGGCGCTCGGATACAACAAGGCAAAACATGGAGGCAAAGGCGACCATAGCGACCCTGCCGCCCGAGGTGCTCGATCTGATTTTCTTTTCGCACGCCGACTTTGTCGACCGCGCAATAATCGGTCGCGTGTGCCGCCAATGGAGGAGCATAGGGCGATGCCGCTGGCGGCGCAAGCAACACCGCTACGAGCGACCAACATGGATCGATATCGTCGGTGCGTGTTGTGACGGACGCGAGACCGTTGCCCGGTGGCTCGTCGACGAGAGCGCGCACTGGCACTGTCCCCTGGGGCCGGCTGATGGGTGGGCTTGTGTCGAGGCCCTGCGCCGTCGCAACCCCGATCTGGTGCCGTGGTTGCGTAATCACGACGCACGGTGGAGCGCATATACGCGCGCCAAAGCCCTCTCCAAGGGCTACATGGGGGCCATCGAAGAGGGCACCGCCGACGGTCTCGTGATGTCGCAAACGGACGTCGACGCCGTTGCCGCATCGGGCGACTTGCTATTTTTGCAGCGTCTGGCTGTGCCGCCGTTGTGTGACTATGGGGACCTCCTTGGCGTTGCGGTGTCTGCAGCACGCGCCGGGCACCTCTCTGTGCTTGAATGGTTGGCGCACGAGCATGCGTTCCGGTTTCCGACCGCATGTGTGTACGCCGCCGCCATGAAAGGTCATACCGCAATCGTGCGCTGGCTTGCCCGCATAGGAGTGCCTATGGCCGCCGATGTCGCTGTTTTGATGGACGAATCGACGCTGCCTGTCGCTTTTGTCAACCATTGGGTCCAGCGCCTCGATGCGCACACTCGCGAAATCGTATCGGTCATTGCGATTCACGGCCGTCGCTGCATGCTCGACCGAATGATCGATGCGCTGCCGGCCGAAAATCGGCGCGTCCGAGCGACCGTGTGCGAAGGCGCTGTGCGCCACCTGCCCAAATGTGAGGTTATGGCTTTTCTCATGGGGCTCGCCGACCGATTCGGTACCGAACGCGTGGTTTCGTGGTTGCCGCCCTCGACCGTGGGTCGTGCTATCGAACGCGACCTCTGCGAGGTCGTCACATGGATGATTGACCTGGGATGCGGTTGGCCGCTGCCCAAGCGTCGATCGCGCGATTCGCGCCGACCGCCGGGCAACCTCGTCGCGTGGGCCATGATCGACGCCATCGACGGCGTCGACGCTCGCATGTCTCTCTTTTCTCGCGCTCTAGCCGGCGGATGGAGGCCAAGACCCAACGCGCTCCGTCGGTCCCTCTGCGCCATGGAGCACACGCGCACTCAAAACTCTACAAGAACCGAACCATGCGAGATTGTTGTTCGTGCCCTAATTCAGTGCGGTCATTGCGCGTGGACCGACAAGGCGCGCCGGCTCGCCCTCTGTGTGTGCTCGACCGAGACGGCCCTCTTGGCGCTGACGGATCTCGCCGCGGGCGATGCGACTGCCCACATCGAATCGATCCGCATCACTCATCCGCATCGTTATGCCGCTCTCGTCGCGCGTCTCGGCGCCTCGTCGAACCCGTAATCTGCAACCATCCCGCCAGCGAGCACCATCTCCCCCATTTTTCCGATACGCACATAGATGTTTCTTTTATTTGCCATTTTTCAAGGGCACTCTTGCTTTGTTTTCAAGAAAAAACAGCGCCGTCGACAGGCTTGTAAAGGCGCCCGGCGAACGGGCGACCGAAAGGGTAGGTTGCGATCAGAAAGTCTACACAAGCCAAGCCCGAGTACCTCTCCTTTGTGGCAATCGTCCAAGGAGAAAAGGTGCGTAAAAATGAGATTTCCGTGTTGCCGCCCCGCAGGCGGGCCCGTCGCTTCCAACGGCACGACCGGCGCCATAAACCGACACGGGTCTGACGACCGCAATAATGGATAAAATTGCAAGGAAAAAAAGGATAGGCATCGCCAAAAGCGACACAAAAATAGGGAAAAGGAAGAATTGGCTGGGGGTCATAAAAGCGCGCGAAACCAATCCACTTTTTTTTCTTGTTACGGCAATGCATCTCTTGGTGTGCTTTTTTTACCGAGCCAACATCTTTCGGTGCGCGGTTGGCGTCAATCCAGTCGTGCCTGGGTCGACGGCGGGCGCCGTTCTTGTGCGGGCACCGCGAGCGCCGGCGCACGCCGGATTTCCATGCCCAACAAAGTTTGTTTTTTTCTGCGCGCGCGGCAGGCACGCTGCGCTTGCGCGTCGGTTAACCGACGACTAAAATCTGGAGTTTTGGAGGGATTGTTTGATTTACATGATTTGCCATTGGATAGTCTGGCGCAGATTAGTTGACGGCTAACCGACCCGCAAGCACCGGGCGTGCATCGACATAAAAAAAAGACGAGCCCCACAATGAAAAAAGCGATTGTGCGATGGCGTCGATATCGAGTCAATGAAAAAATGTCGCGCCCCGTGCTTGCCAATCGCACGATCGTCGGCTAATTGACGCCAACCTCCCCCATAACCGGAAATAATACAAATCAAAAAATCCGCAAAATACATCAGGCCCTGGTCGTCGACTAACCAATCGCAAGTGCCGGTCGTGCCTTGTAATAGGCGCGCTTGTGTGCTCGGCATATCGTCGGCCTCGCGCACGGACAGAGCGCGCGTCGGCACGCATTTTATAAAAAAAGAACAATAATGCATCGCGTACGCCGGGGCACGATGGCGCACGCTCAAAACAAGGACAACAAGCGAAAGCACAGTAGCGCGGACGGCGACGGTCGCGCCGACGGCATCGAGATTATCGCCCGTGACGACAACAACTGTGCCCACGTGATGGATACGCGGCAAACCAGCGCCAAGAGGCAGCGCCGCGAGGCCCCGTCACCCTTTTCGCTTCTGCCCGACGAAGTGATCCTAGCCATCCTGACGGGCGTCGACCGGGCGAGCACATTGGGTGCCTGGTCGCTGACGTGTAAGCGACATGCGGGCCTTGCGCTCGACGCGTCGCTATGGCGCCGATTGTGCGAGACGCACTTTGGGCCGCTTCTCCACCAACGCTTTGCGGCCTTTGGCAAAACATGGCGTTGGCTCTACCGCGCCCAGGCCATTCGCGCACCGCCAAGAGGGCCAGGCGTCGGTGCTGTGCCCATCATGATGCGCGGCGACGACGCCCCTTGGGTGTATTGGGGCGATACGCGTGATGGCATCGCAGATGGGTACGGTGTGGTCGTACCACGAGACTCGGCGCATTGCGAATCCGACGCGCTCACGCGCGTTGATGCCGCCGAACCGGTGGCTGTTTATTACGAAGGCGGCTTCAGCATGGGCATGTGCCACGGCTGGTGTCGCCGTGTCGACGCAGAGGGCAACGAATACGTGGGCGCCTGGTCGATGGGCAAGCGCCACGGGCGCGCGGTCGCTCGATACGCCTGTGGCCAAACCTATGACGGCGAGTGGAATGCCAACTTTCAGCACGGTTACGGTGTGACCACCTATCCTTTGGGCAGCAGATACGAGGGCGAGATGCGCTACAATATGCGCCACGGCCGCGGTATCTATGAATGGGCCGACGGGGCGAGATACTGCGGCGACTTTGAACACGATCTGCGCCACGGGCACGGAGAAATGATCTACAAAAACGGCGATCGCTACGTCGGCGCGTGGGATCGTGACCGACGCAATGGCTACGGCGTCGAAACTCTATCCAACGGCGTGTGCTTTGCCGGCATGTGGAGGGATGAGGACCCCTATGGCTACGGTGTACGTGTGGATCCCTCTGGCAAGCGCCTCTACGGGGAGTGGATAGACGGCAAGCCCATCGGCCGCGTACTACGTACGCACCCCATCGGCCGCGTACTACGTACGCACCCCGACGGCCTGCGCTATGTGGGCGCGTGGACGCGCGACAAGGGATCGAGCGGATACGGGACGTGCCTCTACCCCGATGGGTCGCGCCTGACCGGTCTGTGGTCGGGCGCGATGTGCATCCGCGGTCGCGTGGTGACGCATCGCGCTCACGGCCCTCCTTGCGTGCCGACCCTTGCCTGTGCGGCGTGCACAACGGCAGCGCGCGGTTCCGACAGTGACATCTGATTCCGCTGTCGATGCTCTTCCTTTTCGTTTGTGTTTTTTTCTAAACAGTGATACCCATAAAAAGTGTGTCCTTTTTTCTTTTCACTATTGTGCTATTCCATATTTGGGGGGTGGGGGTGGGGGGACGATGGCGACAAGGCGCCGTTAATGTTTTTGTTTGCTAGTGCGGGTTCACGTGCATCCCGTTTTTTCTTTTGGAAAATGACAAAGCAAGCGGCATTGTCGACGTATTTTATGGGCGTGTCTATTGCGTCTGCCGCTACCAGCGTGTGGCGTTGGCGACCTCGCGACACACGAGCCAACGGCCACCGTAATGCGCGGCCATGTGGTCCAAGAACCGGCCCCGAACATTGTCTTGCGCCGCGGTACCGTCCGACAGCGGCCAAAACACGAAATCGCAAAGTGCCCGTGTGGCACACAGCCGCTGGTCGGCATCCACGGGATCTTCCGCAAGACGAGTGACCACGACGTCCAGAGCATGAGGTTGACGGTGACGATCAAAGTGTCCGCCAAAGACACTGTCGCCATCGCCTGCGGTATCGGGCCGAGTTGTGAGGATCTGCCAGGGGCCGTCGAGCACGGTTCCAGCGAGGTCGGCGTTGGCCGCGGGCGAATAGGCGAATCGTCTGATCACAACAGGATCACGCCGCGTGTTTGCCGTGGTGCAAGGGGGAAACACACAGTGCAGCGTGTCGCCGTCGGGGTAGGTGATTGTCGCGAGCGACCGTGTACCCGAGAGGTCGATCGACAGGGTCGTGCCGTCGGCCAAGTAGACGGTGCCACTGTAGATAATCTCCAACTTGCGCGACACGGTGCCCGTGTAGACCAAAAAACCCGACGCGTCGTACAGATCGCCGTGGCGAGGTTCGTCGCCGGCAAATCGCCCCGCAAAGGCCACCGATCCGTCACAACGGTACACGACGCCCAGATCGTCTTGAGCAGTACCGCTCGCCGGACCATAACGTATCAGTTTGCCCGATGTGCGTGCGACGCCCGATCCTTTCCGGCGGTCGTCTTGCCACTCGCCGTCGTAGACCTCTGTTCCGGCCTTTATCTCCAGGCCTCGCCCGTGGCGCTTGCCATCACAGTAGTGGCCCTGAAAGTAGGACCGTATGGTCATGTCGTACCGCCACATACTGGCCCAACCGTCGAGTCGGCCGGCGGACCATTGGCCCGAAATGCGACAAACAACAGTCGTATTGTCGACAATGACAATGATCGTGCCCCATCCGCATGGCCTGCCGTCGTCGTCAAAGTCGCCGCTATAGGTCACCTTGCCGTGGCTAAAGGATAGAGGTAGGCCGAAACTGGCGGCGTTTGCGCCGTGGACGCGTCCAACGCGGCGCAAGGGCACATCGGGGAAGCGCCCAAAGCGGCCTTCGGGTGCCAGCATCGAGGCGTAGGCCCAACGATGGTCGCCGAGCCGCTCGGGCGGCCAGTGGTGGGGGCAGGTGGAAAACCCGGCTCCAAAAAGATCGTGCCACTCCCACGGCGGTGTGTGCCTCCAGTGGTCGTCCCTAGGCACTCTGCGGCCGGGTTCGCACACCCAAGGCTGGGGATCGGTTACCCAAGACGACACGCAGTCGTGAATATCGCCACCTAGGAACGCCCTCGCCGCGCCGACGAGGCACGGCGTGTTGGTCGTCGCGCACAGACACGGTCCGAAATCGCGCCAATAAAGCCGTTTCCAAAGGCGATCGTCGAGGCACACTTGGCGAGTGCGATGTTCGGTGCAACCCAATTTGGCCAGGGAGCGCTCGTCTAGAAAGGACGCAATATGCGAGACGAGTTCGTCGGCGAGGTCCGCCCACGCGCACTCTGCCCGACGCTGTCGCTTTCGGTGATGCATGCTCGATTCGTCGTTTTTGGTCCCTGATTGCATGACGGTGTGGGGGTCGCTCGCGGTGCGTCCCTTGGTGTGACATACCGATATGATCGCGCGCTTGTTAGACGCCCTCCCCTCCCCTCTTTTTGATGTCCAATAGCATGGAGCCACCCAAAAATGGGATGTGATTGCAAGGCGATAGGACAGAGCCGCCGGTGGCGACAATTAACCCCAACGCGATTGGGTAAACAAATGGCGTGTGTTTGTCTGCCAATGTTGCCCAGCACACAGTCGCACACAAAAACCGCAACAAGAGACACTACATTTTTTTCCGACATTTTCGTTCATCCATCCAAATGAAGCGGCACGGTCGCGCGCACCGGCGTGCCTCAAAGCGCGCCAGGAAGAACGACGGCGACGACGACAGCATGAGTCAGACGACCATCGACCGTGTGCCCGCCGAGATTCTCTACGTCGTTCTCGCTACACTTGATGCCTGCGACTTGGTTATTGCGCGGCGCGTGTGCGCGGCGTGGGATTGCATCGGCCGCTGCCTCCAGCAGACGCGGCCAGATCTCGCCCGTCCGTCGCATTGCCAGTTTGCCGTCGAAATGGCAAAGCGAGGCAACCTTGCCGTGCTCAAGCGTGTGTGGGCAGACGACCTCGATGGATACTCGAATTGTTGGATACTCGACGCGGCGGTGATTCGTGGCCGTGCGTCGGTCGTCGAATGGATCGTCACGGAAAAGAAATGCAAGCCAATGCCCCGTACCTGGGAGCACGCCGCTCGTCGCACCGACAACATCGACATCATTCGCGGCCTTGCCAAGGCCGGGCGCTATTGGACCAAGATGACTGTCTGCGCTTTGGCCGAGCACGGCAGGATGTCGGCCCTCCAGGTTCTGCTCGATGCCGGAGGTTCATTCGACGCGTCGGCAGCCTATTTTGCGGCCGACAGTGGGCATGCCGATCTCGTGCGCTGGCTGCATTCCATGGGCTGTCCGTTGGATGCGCGCGTGTGCACGGCGGCGGCCTTTCGCGGCGACGTCGACCTCTTGTGGTGGGCACACGCGCGCGGATGCCCGCTGTCGTGCGGCGTGCACAAAGGCCTAGCCCGACACGGTCTACTCTCTGAAATCCGACGAGTGGAATCGCACGGCGTCCCCATCCCCTACAACGATTGTCTGGGAATGGCCATCGCTGGCGGACAAATCGACACGGCCGAATGGATGCTCGCCGCAGGGGCCATCCCTCACCGCCACATGTACGAACGCGCCGCTGCGGCCGGCCACGTCCACATGCTCGACTGGCTGCACGGCAAATGCCCGTTGATTGACGGCCTGTGGAAGGCAGCCGCTCGTCATGGACAATATGACGTCCTTGTGTGGGCCGAAAACATCAATTACCCGCGTGGGTTTGGAGAGGACGACGACAGTCTGTGCGAGGAGGCTGCATTTCACGGCCATCTGGATCTTCTCAAGCGCCTCGTTGTCGAATGGCGCCCAACACTCGGCGAGGGATTGACAAACAGCGCCGCCGCAGGGGGCAATCTAGACGTACTGCGTTGGCTGCGATCAGTGGGTTGTCCGTGGAGCACCCGCACGTGCGACAGTGCCGCATCCAACGGTTATCAGGAGGCGGTCCGGTGGCTCATCGACGCCGGCTGTCCCGTCGACGCACAGAGCCTCGCCAGGGCCGACGGGACATTCGAATGTAGTGACGACTGACTAGATAGACAAAAAATGACACTGAAAGGGTGGCGCGTAGGGCGACCGAGCACCTTTTTTTGTACGCAAATGACAATCTCGCCGTGCTTGTATTTCTTATTTTGACGATCGTCAAGGTTTTGTGGCATGCCTTGTGCACACAACGAAAGAGAAGTCCACGCACACGGCGCGGTCGGAAAGAAACACAAACTATTGCTCGATGCCAATCTGAATACGACCCCCTTTCACCGTTGACCCCATAAATTGACTCTTGGTGCGGCAACAAGACTGTTGCCGGCCGCCCGCAGACCGCCCAAAGACGGCCACGATTTCTTTTGGAAAAAAAGACAATGTCCCTGCTCTATATCGATTTGTGACAACGGGTTTTGTTTTTCGTCGTGCCAACCGCGCGCGCGCCTTTATATTCTTTCAATCCGCTTTCTGTTGGCTCTCTTGTGTTTGTGGCGGTCGCCGCGCGACCGTCCCAGAAAAATCAAAATGCACTGCTACCGAAAAGGGTCAGTTTGTTGCTTTATGGCAAAACTTTTTTTGGTGACGAAAATATTTTTATGACAAGAAGAGAGGACATAACAAGTCGCTCATATCCCTCGGCGCGTGAGGGCTCTACTAATGCTGGTCAATGGCCAGCCGGCCCATAGTCGGCCGGGCCGGGAATGGGCCGGCCGGGCCGCGGCCAACTCGTCCCCTGACGGAATCGAACCCGCCAACACTGTTTTCTGGATCGTGAATAAATCGTGCGTAAAATGTACAACCAGTCGTGTTCGGGGTCGCATTCGTACCCGGGTTCATATTTTGTTTAAGCACATTTTGTGCATAATTTATTCAGGGTTCAGAAAACAGTGTTGGCGGGTTCGATTCCCGTAGAAGTCGGCTTGGCCGCGGCCCGGCCGGCTGGCCCAAAACCTGCGGCCAGCCGGCCAGCCGCTAAGCCGCGAGCCATTGGCACAGCATTAGGCGCGCACCTGGCGGTCGTATGGCCGCATGCACGCACGCGCGCACACGAAACCGCAACCAATGGGGAAGAAAGGCCAAAAAAGGCATGGCAAACAACGCAGAGAAACCGAGAACGCGGCGCGATCCGCGCCAACAAAGAGAAGCAAGAAAAAAGGTGTGAGATTCTCTTTTTTTTTGGTTTGCCAAAGGAAAAAATCAACCGGGTCGCCCTATGGGTTTCTTTTTTTTTGCGCTGCCGGCAGTGTTTTTGCCTAGAGGAAAACGATTTCCCAAAGGTGGTCGGCGTTGGTGCCGCTATAGACGAATCCATCGGGCGCCACCTCCAGGTACTTGCCATAGTGGTTCTTGATGCGCCACACCGTCGTCGACAGTTCGGCGACGTCAAACTTTTCCCAGCCGCCGACGGCCGTGGCTGTGGCCTCGACGCTGTCGGTCGGGTTGGCCTTGAGGTACTTGCCGTGGTAGGAGCGGAACGCGTACTTGCCATCATCGAAACGAATGGCCGTCCAACGCTCCCACGCCTGGACGGTGGCCGCGTTGGCCGACACGCCGCCGTGACTGTGCGCGGTGAGGTACTTGTAGTTGGTGCGCGACTTGAGCGCGACGACGGGCGACACCGGGTGCGTGTACTCGACGATGACGCCGCCCGCCGCGCCCGGACTGTCGCTCAGCGTGCGCCCACTGGGGCACACATAGGCCGAGCCGCCACCCGAACCGCTGTTGGCCGGCGGCGGGAAGACGGCACCGCCCGACTGGTAGTCGCCGCCGCGCCCATTGAAACCGGCAGCGCCGCCCCAACCATAGCAGCCATAGTCGGTCAGAATGCCCGGACCGCCCAACCACTCGCGCCCCGTCGACGTCCACGGTGCGCCCGCCGTAAAGGGCTTGGTGTCCACATTGTACTGGTAGCCGTAGCCGGCGCCGGCGCCGCCCGCCTTGATATCGCCCGCTGTGGCGCCTTGCGTCGCAGCGGCCGTGAGGCTATTGTCGGCGGCGCCTGCCGGATTGCCCAAGCCCGGTTCGGTGTTTGCGGCGGCCGACGCGGCGCCGCCCCCAGCGCCGCCCTTGCAACCGCGTCGACTGCCGCTGACCACGGCATAGGCGCCGCCGCCGCCATAGGCCGTCGCGCGAAACAGTTCCGTGCCGTTGGGCGCGGTGGCCACCACCGATGTGTCGCCGCCGTTGCCCGCCACGCCGCCACGGTTGGGTGTCGTCAGGGCCGCGCCACCTTGGCCCACCGTCACTGCCCACTGGACGAGGGACGGGTCGACGCCCCACGAGGCATCGCCCATGGCGCGGCCCATAATGGCGGCGCCGCTGCCGCCGCCAGCACCGCACGACTCGGTCGACGCGCCGCCGCCGCCCGCGCCCCACAGCGTCACGACAGCGTTTGTGGCGTTGGCGGGCAGGGACCAGGTTTGCGACCACCCGAGCATCACCTTGTAGCGATGGCCGTCAGCGGTCGTCGCCGCGCAGCACAACAGTGCCAGCGCGGCCGCCAGAAAGAGATAGCGGTTCATGGTCAGTGAACGTTCTTGTTCCGAGAAAGAGATGGAGGCGCGTGCGAGATGTAGACGGGACTCGTCTTTTTTCCTTGTGCGGGGCAAATTTTTTCCTTTTGGTGGGAGCGAAGCGCCGAGACTGCCGCGCGCTCTGTGCACACACGCAAAAAAATGCCGCCGGCTCACCGATATCGCGATTTGTACGGCCGCTCTCCGGGCGGCAATGCAACAATCTGTGGATGCTGGGTCTCGGTTTTGCGCCCGGTTGTGGTTTGTTTGGGTCGCCACAAAGGCGGTGTCCCGTTTTTTGCTCTTCCCCCTTCTCCCGCATTGGGCCAACCGTTTTTCGCGTCGACAAGAGTCGGATTGGTTCCTTTTTTTTGCGTGGGGTGGGGCAACTGAGAAAAAAAAAAGAATTGGACTCTGTCGTGCCCGATAAACCCATGAAATCAAGTATTCTTTCGGGGCGAACATTGTCCATAACGAACCCGCCCGTCTCTGCCGACGACACGGCGTGCCTTTTTTTTTGAAAAACCTTGCGTGCCTCGTAGACGGTCAAGAAAAAGAGAAAGTTCCAAGTAGGTTTTTGGGGACGCTCGCTCGACATTCCCGGGATGTGGCCTCGGGCGCACGGGCCGATTCAGTCGTCGCAAAGTCCCCCTAGAGGGTTTTGTTTGTTCATCGCGGCCGCTAGGGTCGCGTTGCCTCTTTCAAACTTCTCCAGTATGTCTCGGGCGCGTTGCGACATTGCGAGACCGTTGACCACGCTGCCTGCGTGTTCCGGCACTTTATCTTGTATACTGACACACAAAGGCTACGCACTGTTTGCACCAGCGAACTAAAGAGGCAACACCACAAAGACTCTTTACCTGGATTGGGATGTGTTCTTGGGTCCAACTGTCAACCGGGGACACGCCAAAGGTGTCCGAGGCGCTGGTCATTCTTATGGTTCTTGATTTCTTTGGCAACGTGAGTGGCTCTCGCCCACTCGCTCGGACCATTTGCCTCGCCTCTGCTTGCCGTGTGGACGAGACGACCGCGGCCCGCCTCTGCTGTGCGTCTTGCGGCCATTGTGGGACGTTTGAAAGAAAAAAAAAGAAAAAGGCACAAATGGCGCCAAAAAAAGCCGGCCGCAGCGGGCAGAGGGGCCGACGCTGCCGGCTGTCTGTCCTTACAAATGCAGTCTTTTTGGTTGCCAAAGATATTGGTGTTGATTTTTGCGTGTGTTTTTGGCCATTGTTGATGCCCCCGAAAAGACACAAAAAATCTGCTTGTCGCCATCTTTTGAGGAGGTTACCGAGTACGGACGGGCCAAGCAAGAAGACCAAGGCAGGCATGCAGTCGCCCTCTTTGGTTTGCCTTGTCGCAAATCTGCGCGGTCTTTTTTTAGCATCGCCAAGCGGCGCCACACCATCGCGGAATGTGCCGGCGTCTCTGATTGATAGAGGGTCCCCAAGGCGACACGCGTGACAAACCACCGCTTTTAGCCTTTTTCCCAGCACGATAAAATGAGACGTGATTGGATGATTTTCAGGTGGGGCTCCATGCAGAAACAAAGGATTCTTCCAATCCTGTGAGACGGTGCCGTGTATGTTTTTGCCGTTGCAGACGAAAAAGAAACAACGACACCAACAACAACAGCGACAACAAGAGCCATATAGGATAGAAAAAAAAATACATTTGGCACGGCTTGTTCGGTCATGACGACAACAGCGCCAGCGGCAACAACATTATCGACGACAGCAGTCAACACACCGCGCCGCCAACACGGGACCCCTGAGGCCGCGTCCGCCATCGATCTTGTGGCGCGCGCCTACGCAGAGCACAAGACATTGTGGATTACGTCGAATCTTCAGTGCCGCGTCAGTGGTGATGATGCAACGGCCACAATTGCGCTCAACGGACACACGCTCTGGACCGGGCCAGCGGAGACGGTCGATACGGCGCGCGCCGAGTTGGAGGCGCGCTTGGCGACTGCGACCGATCCATCGCATCCCATGTTTTCTCGAGGTGGTTACATGAGCCGGGGCGTCGACCGCATGGCCGACTTTTGGAGGGGACCGGAACTGGCGTCGCACGTTATGCGATGGCTGCGTGCGTCTTTGGGTCCGGACAGCGACGACGCGGCCCATTGCGCCATGGAGATCGCCGGACTCGTGGGTCATCGCCGATGGATGGCCTATGCCGATGCTTCGACCAACGTGCGCACAGGCATCGTGCTGCCACGGACGCATTGCATCACCGCAGCGGCCGACAAGACAGACTTGGACGCCCTGGAGCGCGACTGTGATGCGTTGGCTATTCGCGAGGCCCTGGACAGTGTAGACAGACTGTGCGGGTCCCGCATACGCGAAATGCCCCGGCGGCGCAAACCCTACGCCGTATGCGTGAGCCTGTGCGCGGTCTACGTCGCCCCTGGCCTATGGGATCTAGCGCGCGCGCCTTACTACAAAAGCAGAGGCCTGCCGCCCGTCGACAGCGACTGTTTGGCGCGGTTGTTTGCCACAGAGCGCAGACACCAGCCCTTTGCAAATGTTTCTCTTTACGTGGACGATTGCATGCATGCGTGCGTCGGCGTGCTGTCTGCCTACATGGACATTTCGCTCTCGTGGACGCGCGTCGACCGCGATGGCGAGCGAACAAAGGCCCTAGTTAACGCGGCAAGGCTGTCGAGAAGCAGCATTCATGCGCACGACATTGAGGCCATTGGGCCTGTCGCAGACGCGGCCGTGTCTGCCCGACGCGCCAACGGCACCCTTGATGCGTGGGTGCATCCCGACGTGTCGTGGATCGCCCGTTTGCGCGAGGCACTGCGCAATGAGGACTCGTCACGTCTGCGGCTCTGTGTGGGCGAATGCTGGGATGCGGCGGTGCCCGATTCGTGCATCACTTGCGTCGATCACTCGTTTGTGGCCGACGCCCACGGGGTGTGGCGCAACAGCCTCGGTGCCGCCACATCCTGGGACGATCTGGTCAAATTCGCAGACGCCAAACCCACACGGCACCCCTCTGCTTTTGTCGTCGTGTCCGACAAACGTATTGATCTGCACTTTGCGCGGGACGACCCGCGCTATGTGCCCGAGTTTGCCTACCGACTATGCTGCGACGCGCTCTCGGGTGATCGTCGTGCTGTGGACTGGCTCGGCGTGCTCGGACTGGCTTCGGCTGCGTGGGCCATGCTCGACGAGACCGTCTCGCGCGTGCTGTCTTGGCTTGACGACGGCGCGTCGCAGGACGTTGGCCAAGAATGGAGCGACCCGCTCATTGACTGGGTGTTTGACGTCGGACCGGCGGACGACGTAGTAGCGCACTTTGCCGCTGCAGAAGACGCCTTTAACCGAAAGGCCCTGTGCGCCATCACCGCTGCAGGCCAGAGCACCAGTGGTTGGTGTTGGTGTGCATACAATGGCGATATCAATGCCGGCGACACTGGCAAGGATCATGGTGTCCGCCACCCGGCGGCACACTGCGACGGATTGTGCGCGTGGCGCTATAGCCAACAGGTTGCATCCTTTGGAAGTAATCCAAACGGTAAATGCAGTTACACGGACACCTACCGCGCCCTTGTCCTGTCGTTCTTGGCGCGTACGCCACTGACGGTCAGCGCGCGACACATTCTGGCTGTCGAAACGCTCTACCCGCTCTTTGGCGAGCGCGGCCGAGGTGCCGAGGCACTCGTGCGCGCCCTCTACGCCTGCGAACCCCTCCGCAAAGGGATCATTGCGCCGGCACAGTTGGCTCTCGCCGAGCGCGCCCTATCGACGCCGCCCGTCTGATTCCTCTTTTTTTCTCTCTTGTGGGCCTCTTGTTTGTTGCCAAAAACGCCGGGCAATGGCACGCCATAAATGCCTTTTTTTGATGCGTAATAAAAGTGACAAAAATAGGCCACACATATGGGATTTTTTACGCCTCCTCTGTGCTCCCGCGCCGTGGGGCGGGCTCCAAAAAAGAAAAAATACGACAGAGCACGCACCTCGCGGCATCTGCAACGGCATTGTCCCCACATTTTCTTGGCGGGTGGTGCCGAAAAAGGGGAGAGGACCGATCCCGGATGCCCACGACGGACGGCAAGAGAGGAGAGAGAGCGCGCGCACGCGCGCGCGAAAAAGGCAAAACGGGCGTCTCGAAAACAGAGAGCCTCTCCTTTTTTCCGTGCTTGTGTCCCTAGGCAAAAAAACCTCCAGGCCTAGACGAGGCCAACTGCCGGACCGCACTATATGCATTCAAAGAAAAAAACACTCTGGCAAATCTGTTTTCGGCAAAGTTGGTAGACTTTTTTGAGCCCTTCTTGCGAGTTTTTTTTGGTAGAGCACGCAGGGCAAATGGACCGTTTGGGCAGATGGGCGCCACCCCGTGCCCCCCTGCCGTGCAACGCACTTTTTTTTCATCGTGACCTCTCCCAGTGCCTAGCCCAATCTTTTTGTCGTGTCCTCTTTTTTATTCCATTGGCCTATCCAAAAACATCAACGTCCGCCGGCCGACGTTTTCCCAGCGACAACGACAAGGACAGCAGGATTCTGTTTTTGAAAAAAAAAAGATCGACGCCACAACCACAACGGCCATGAGCGCACCCGCCGAACCCGTTTGTGACGCGCTCCGTCATCACCCCCCCGCCTCTGGCACCGTGTCCGACACCATACGGCAGGCCGTGGCTCTCATGACCAAAGCGCACGCCCAAAGCAAGGTGCTCGATGTGGTGAACATCCTGGCGAATCCGTCCATTTACGCCAACGACGCTATCACAAGCATCGCCCTGAATGGCGAGGTGCTTTATGAGGGCGCGCCCATATCGAGCGACACTGTCGCTCGCGAGATCATCGACCGCATCGCACAGGCTGACCCGACCTTGTATTCGAGGACACTCTGCGTCAACGGGCGCGCGTCGTCCCCGAACGAGTTTGGTTCCTACGAGATTTTTGTGCGATCGTGGCTCGCGAGCGCTCTGTGCGGAGACGACGTGGCGCACTGCGCCCTGGCGATCGCAGCCATGGTCGGCAAACCCGAGTGGAAGATATTTGCCGACACGGCGACCAACCTGCGGACGGGCAGGACATGTCCGCGTCTCGCGCGACTGGCACGGGTTATCGCTGCCACGCAAGAGGTCGGCCAGGATACGCCCCTCGACGTGGCATGCGATGGCGTCATTCTGTGTGATCTTCTTTGCGCGCTAGAGGCCACACACGATGTCTGTGCAAGTGGCGACAAGGGTGACGCCGGCAACAACTCGTTTGGGCTTGTCATTACTGCAGACGAGTGCGGAGCGGGCGCCGTGTGCATATGGAGCAACGCGTGGCGCCTCGGAAAGACGACGGGCGACAAAACCGTGGTCCCCGACGGCGCGGTGATGACGACGCGCGATGTGGCGCACGCGCTGGCCGACGCGCGTGCCAACCCTACTGGCGACGATATGATGAGCGTCTATGACAAAAACGGCAAAGAGGTCGCGAGGCTGCCGGAAGTCGGCAGTTTTGTCGAGGATCTGATCGAGGGCGCCTCTTTGGATGCGTGCGACGAGCACCGCCGAGCCCTGTACTTGATGCTGCCCCTTTTGTATGGACCCGCGGCCCGGCGCCTGCGCCTCGTTGCACAAATCGCAGACGCCAACATTACTGTTGCGCCCACAACGCCGGTGGACTTTGATGCGCTGGCGTATCTGGCCAGCTTGGAAGAGGCGTTGCGTGATCAAGACGTGGCCTGGCTGCGCCGCCACATCGGCGCGCACTGGGACGAGGCCCGCTCCGGAAACACGATCCTACTGGAAGGCATCACATTCGCTGCAGACGCCCGTGGCGTGTGGCGAGACCTGTATGGTCGCACCGTGTCTTGGGACACGTTTGTGCAGACAGCGCGTGCACGCGGCGAGAGCGTCGCGCCTGCCGTTAGCGAGCCCCTCTCGTGGCATCGGATGGCCGACATAGAGTCGCGCGTGGCCCACCGCGATCCGCGCTATGTCGCGGATATGGCCTATGGACTGTGTTGCGAGGCGCTGCGGGGCGACACGCGCGCCACCGACTGGCTGCGCGTACTCTCGATCGCCTCGCCCGAATGGGCCATGCTGAACGAGACAGTCGCTGGGGTCGTCGCATGGGTCGACGCGGAATGCCACACGGCGGACGCCGAACCGCAATGGAGCGAACCGCTCATCGACTGGGTGCTCGATGTCGCGCCTCACGAGGACCTTGGCGCGCGCTTTGACGGCATGCGCGAGGCCTTTGACACGCTGACCATGGGCGTCATCACGGCCAAAGGACATGAATGCATGACGTGTGTTGCCTTTGACAGTGCCGCTGGCCACTGGCAATTTGACATATGCCGGTGTGCGTCGATCTACAAAGAAGACCCACAGAGACGCGCGGCGTGCGTCTGGAAAAACAAGCATCGCATCCTTGTCAATGAAAAGGGCGCGTCGCCGTATTATGTCGACACCTATATCGGCGCGGTAACGCGTTGTCTGACTCGCACGCCGCTGCGCGTCGACGGCCGACACATCTTGGCGGTCGAGACCTTTTGCCCCCTGTTGGGCGACAACGCCCACGGTGTCGAGGCCCTCGTGCGCGCACTCTACACGTGCGAGCCTGTACGCACAAGGGTCATTGAACCAGCGCAGCTGGTCCTCGCCGAGCGCGCCCTCTCCACGCCGCCCGCCTGAGCCCCGACTGCATATTGTGACGCTCTTGTTTTTACTCTTTGGGAATCAACACGCTCAATCCTTTTTCTTTTCATGGTTCTATTGGCGTGGGCGAGCGATGGCCGACACAAAAACCCACAATGACGGGGGACCAAAACCCATCAACAAAAAGAGCCAGGCGATTCCAGTTGCCCCCGTGCCTGCTCAAAAAAAAGGCTTGGCAAAGGGCCACACGAATCGCGCCAATGTCGCGACGGCGCTTGCAACCTGTGATCTTGTCCGACGAGAGACGGCCAAATGGCGGATAATTGCATACCTGCTGTCGGCCTTTTTTCACGTATTTTCTTGTTTGAAAGGACAAAACAATATACGGGGCAGGCTCTTTTGCGGCTCCCTGTGGCCTTTGGCGTCTCGGGTTTGTCTCTTTTCGAGCCGAGGGGCTGCCAGTGTCGGGTCCTCTTTGATCGTGCCATCGCAACCGCCGCCAGGGGACCTGCGAGCGTGGACCAATCACGAAAAAAAGATCTGCGTGTTGAGAACCTCAAGGTCGTGGAAATCTTTTTGGGGGGGGGGGGCTCACAGAGGCGACCGGACCCAAAGCGCTGGCGGACCAAAGAAAAAAAAGGAGGCTGGCAATTTTGATCCCGTCTTTTTTTCTCGTGCAACATACCGCGGCATCCTCTTTTCCGCGCTCGCTTCCTTGCTCGCAACAGGAACAATCAAAAAAAAACAAAAGAGAAACAGAAACAAACGGACTACCGGGACAAGCGGCGGACAGGAGGTTTAAAAAAACAAAAAGACCGGACGGCAGACGTTGTTGATGTTTGTGCCGAACTCCAGCGTGCTGCCGCACGCGCATGGCCTTGCCGTGCCGTGCGGTCGTGATCAAACCATGGGCGGCGACAAACATCGCGACGCCTCGTCGACCCTCTGTCGTGCGATCAAACTCTTGGTGCACGGTCAGGATGCCCACAGGAGACGTCGGCTGACGGCGTTATTCAACCACGCCACGTTCCCCTCTGGCGTCCGTCGTCTCGCCATCGGTGCCGATGTCATTTACGCCGGCGCGCCGTTGCCCGTCGAACAAGTAGACGTTGGCGCCATCGCCGATCGTATTCGGCGCTATTTCAAGCCTCACGACGATGACGACGACCCTCTATGCCTGTTTGTCAATCGCTACACCGTCATCCTTTCCGAGTGGGACATTTGGCGAGGCGATGGGGACCTGGCCGAAGAGTTGCTCGCGCGCTCGCTTCAGGGCGACGAAGCGGCCCATTGCGCTCTAGAAATAGCGGCGCTCGTAGGCGACTCGTTCTGGGCGACGTTTGCCGACACGTCGGCCCACTTTTGCACGGGTCGCGCACCCGCCTCGGCGTGTCCGGCGTGGCTCGTCGACGCCGCGCGGGGTAGCACCGGCCGCGACCAGACGGGCGAGGCGTGCGACGCGGCCATTTTGCGCGACATCCTCGCCGCTCTGAAGCGCGAAATTGCAATTGGCCACACCGTGTCACGTGGGCACCCTATCGCCGCTACGACAGCCAGTGACAAGCGGCTCTCAGATGCCAACAGGACAACCAGACCGGTGTCTCGCGTCACCATCACCGCCATCAACGTGGCGCCCGGATTTTGGATCGCCAGAGGCACGGGCATGGGTGTCATGATCGGCCCACAACTCGCGACGACGCGCCAAGTCTCGGATGCATTGGCCCATGTGCGTGCGATGGGTTCGGGGGCAAAGATAAGGATAGACGCCAACGGTCGACGGCACACGATCGCCGAACCCACTGTGCTCTTGAGTGACGCGTTGCGCCAAGTCAGCGTGTCACCGGGCGATCCGGCGCACCACGACGCTCTGGCCAACATGATTGCCTTTGCCGACCGTGATACAAGAGAACGACTAGGGTCGATCGTTGCTGCCCTGGCCGGCGCCGGCATCGGCAGCGGCCGACCATCCACACCTTGTCCCTCCCTGAAGGTACCCGGAGAGCGCGGCGGCACGGTTGCAGAGTCCATCCGCTCTCTCGGGCGTCTCTTGCGTGCCACCGACGAGGCACGGCTGCGCGCGCGTTTAGGGCCATTTTGGGATCACGGCGGGCCGTGTGGTCGCGCCACCATGACATTTGGCGGGCACCGTATTGAACGCGACGTCGACGGCATGTGGCGCGACCGCGTCGGACGCATTGTTCTGTGGGCCGACTTTGTGCGTCTCGCCCATGCCAACCGCGTCGACATCTACCGCGACGTCGACAGTGGAACGAGCCACTACCGCAAGATCGCGAGCCGTGCTGCCCAGTACGGACCCAACCGCGTACCCGATCTGGCCTATGCGCTGTGCCGCGACGCCATGGCAGGCGCGGCGCACGCCACCGACTGGCTTGCCATACTTTCAATGGCGTCGTCCACGTGGAAGACGCTTTACGTCACGGTGTGCAACGTCATCGAGTGGATCGCGGGCGAGTGTCCGCTTCCCGGTGAAAAAACATGGAGCGACCCGCTGATTGACTGGGTGCTCGACGTGCCGCCTCACAAAGACCTCGTCGCGTGCCTAGGCGACCTGTATGACACGTTTAACGCAAAACTCGTCGATACAATCAAAGCCAGCGGCGGGCGCATTATCGAGAGCCAGTACGGGCCGTGGGAACCACCGCCAGACGCCACAAGCGACATGCCAGCGCGGCGCTCGGAAGAAAACCCGCCATGTCGTCAACGCATTTGTCGCACGCTCTCGTGGGTATGCGTGTACGACAGCAATGGCGCATTAGAACGGCGTGCGACGTGCAAGAGCGTATTGATCGAGACATTGAACAACAGCCCCATCGGGATCGACGGCCGCCAGATCCTCTCCACCGAGACCATGTGTCAACTACTGGGCAAAAAGGCGCGCGGCATCTACGCCTTGATCCGCGCGCTTTATACGGTCAACCCGTTGCGCGACCTCGTCATCCACAGGGCACAGGCCGAGATGGTGCCCATTTTGACCGATGCCTTTTGATGGAACGCAACCCCATTTATCGCGACCGGACGTCATTGTCCTTTTGAATCCATATTTTTTTTATTTCAGAAAAAAAACGAAAAAGAACGGCTTGCGAATATCTGCCCCTCTTTTTTGTGTCTCGTCTTGGGTGTATCTTTTTTTTCCCGTCGTCGATCCGTACAGGCCGCCACCAGAGAGGTTTCTCCATATGCCTTGCATAGATTCCGGCAGAGACCATACGGCGGCACACGGCCCAAAGTAAAGAAAGATATCGGTTGGCCTTGGGTCGTGTGGTAAAAGGACCAACCACAGGGGAGACCACGGAAAAGGATGGCCGCGCGCTCGACAAACACCATGCGCCCATGTGCCCTAAAGAGACGCATTTTTCAAAAAAAAAAGAGGCTGCCTATTTTCCCTAAACCTTTTCTCTTTGCGAGACCCGGAAACCCATCTGTGCGTGCCACTGGAAAAAAGAGGGAAGCGTCCAGTCTGTGTTTGTTGTTGTTGTTGTTGTTTCTTGATGATCGCGAAAGGGGTCGTTCAGAGGCGGCAGCATCGGCGAGGCGCGCCAAGACATCGCCGTGACACGGGTCGCTGTCGCGTTTTTTACACCAACAGCCCAACACGAGACCGCGGAGGCTGCCCACTTTGGCCAGGAGGTCCGGGCGCCGGCGCAAGTGTTCGTGCTCATAGAGGCGCACGGCCTCGGCCACCGATCCGACGCTGCGCACACTGTACGGGTTGGCCCATTCGCTCTGGGGCAGGTCCCACCCGCCCATTGTCCAGCGCCGCCCGATGTAGACATCGCAGTCTTGTACGATGCGACCGCCGCTCCGTTGCAGTCTGACGACGCGCGTCGGCTTGCGCGGCGTTGTCGGCGTGTTTTGCACATTCTTGTCGTGTGCCTGCCCGCGACAAGGAGGCGCGACCGCAGGCATGTGGAAACACGCCATAGTGGCAACCGTTGTGTTGTTGCATGCCCGCTGTGTCGATGACACTGCGGGTTCGGAAGTATTGTGATCGCCAAATGCATCGTCTCCCTTGGCGCGCTTAATCACAAGGAAGCGCCGTAGGTCGCCCGCGCTGGGTCTCTTGCCCGTGACCTTTTTGGTGCTGGTCGCCTCTTGCATCCTTTTCTTTTCTTTTCTTGTTGCTCCTTTGTCTGGGCCAGTGCTTGCTGATCGGTTAGCGTCGACTAATCCATACCAACTTGCCCAATCATAAATCATATAAATCAAACAATCATGACAAAAATACTGGATTTTAGTCGTCGGTTAACCGATCCGCAAGCGCTAGTCTGGGCGCTCCCCTCGCCCCTTTGTTTTTGTTTGACAACAACGCGCAGTCACTCCCACACGCTCAATGTCTGCTTCACCTCACAACATGCCTGCAGATGCGACGCACAGGTAACTCTCGTCACTGTTTATTGTATGATTTTTTTTCTAACATTAAAATTCCCGCAATCTGCGCAGACCTTCCTCGTTCACCTCCGCGGATAGTGGATTGGGGCGACATCACGAGGGAGGTGCTCTCGACTACGCCGCGCCCCTTCCTCGTGCGATTTCCGGGTGGCACCCTAGCCAGTCATCCCTTCAAGCGTCGCTTCGCGCCGGACAGGTCCGGAGGCTCAGGACGCATTGACTGGTCCACGGAAGACGATGCGCGCTAAATGCCGCATTGGCCCACGCCAAAACCTAGAGATAACGGCCTCCAAAACTGTTTTGCAATAGGCGTCGTAATAAAAAACAGGGCGCTCGGCTGTCTTGCACGCCGACAGACACTAGAAGAAAACCCCCTCCGTTGCCCCTCCCCCAAATATTGCTTTCGAATTTGTTGTCTTGTTTTTTTTCTCACGTCCAGTGTGCCGCCGAGAAGGGGCCACCTGCGCACGCGGCATGGCGTCCTCGGACAGACGACAGCGCGGCCCAAAACATAAACCGTGCTTTCCCTTTTTTTGTACTCTCTTTTTTTTTATTTCGTGTTCTTAGTAGCCCAAGAGTGCGCAAAGGGTACGCGCCAAAGAACCAACCCATCCCGTTGCACCTGTCTCGGCGCGGGGTCCGACGTGATGCTGGTATGCCAAAAGGGCGCCCGCATCGCCCTTTGCGACAACGGCCAACTTCCTCTGCGCCAACACATCGTCCAAGACGGCGCGCATGGCATTGTAGCGCCGCGGAAGGAGTTTGCGGTCTTCAGGATTGCTCCCAAACATGTCGGGTTGCCAGCCGCTGATGTCGCCCTGTTGGCGCAAGTAGTCCAGCGTCGCCTCCTCGCAGTCAATCGCATAGAGGTCAAGGCACGTATCGCCTCGGTCCAGGTGTTGGGCCATCAACGCCGCCCAGACCGGCGCCCGGTATATGTCGACTTGGAACCGACCCGAGCAGCCGTCGCCGTCGGTCTCGACGATGTCGGTCGGGTTGGCACCCACAATGTCCAACACGAGGTTGCGGTATCGCAGAGCCATGTCTGCGTCGACTGTAGGTAAGGAACCGTCTCGATCGACCACGTCGGCAAGGCCAAAGTCGAGTATGCCTGCGGCGAGGCGCTCACGGATGCGCACGCGCCACATGCCCATGTCCTCCATGTTCGCTAATTTTTTGTTTTCCTAGTGCGGCGATGTGGTCGCGTCGCCGTTCTTTGTAGGCTTTGTGTGTCTTGCGTGTGTTTTCTTTTTTGGTTGTCGGATGATGGTTTTGGCATTGCCTCCCGCCAATCGCGCACCACCAAGAACCAAGGCAAAAAAGGAGGGCGGCGCAAGAGGCCGCATCAGGATAGGACCATGCCTAGACCAATCGCATTCAAAAATTGCTAAACAAAAATGAAGAGCGGTGGCCTTTTTTTCTTTCTTTCTTTACGTGCCCTCGACGAGAAAGAAAATGCACCTTTTGCAGCGAACCTACAAGAACTGGACCCCGCTGACCGACAAGGCCAGCGACGGCGGCGATGATGGCGAGACCGCCATCGAAATGGAGGAAAGAGGCACGCCCAGAGATCCGGACACGCAACCAGAGAGGCCACCGCCTCGCGTCGCAGGATGCCTGCTGGCGAGCGTCGTCCTCTCGTGTCTGCTGGCGTTGCCCGTCATCCTGGGGCTCTGCGTGTTTGTGCCATGGTTTGTCGTGGGCATACAGCCCGACATGGCGATCGAGGCGCGCATGGTGCGCGCCGAGTGCCTCATCACCGGGCACACCTATGTGGCGACCGGCGTGTCCAAGGATGGCCAGGCATTTGCATGCATTCCGGGTCTCGGCGTGGTCTTTGGCGTCGTCAGCGAGTCGACGGTCACCGCCACTGCGGCAGTCGCCACGCTGCGCATCGACCGGGAGGCGTCGTGGATGAGCGCCGATGTGGCCCGGCACTATCTCGATGCGCATCCGATCAACAGCACGTCGGCGTGCTACTATGATGCCGACCGCCCACGAGACCGAGTGGCCATGGTTAACGGCATAGACGGCCTGGGCACGTCGCTGGCCTGGGCCATCGTCACATCGCTCGCCGCGTGCCTCTTGTGTTTTTGTGCGCTGTGCGCGCTCGGTTGCCGCTAGTGCGGTGCCCGTGTTCCCCCATCCCGCTCGATCCTTTGGTTACTTTTTTGTGCGCGGTTTGGAAAAAAAATGATTAAAGATAATTTGAAAAAATGCAAAAGAGAAAAAAGTGAAAAAATAAAAAAGGCAGAGTACAAAAGCAACACGCACGCGCGCATCCAACTCGAGACACGGAGGGAGGGTCCCAACGCGCGCCCGCGCGGCAGACAGTCGCAACACACACGCAAGGTCCGACGACAAAGTCTTTTGTTTTAACCATTCTGGTACAATTAAAAAAAACAAAGCGCGCCTGCGCACGATCAAGCCGGCTATATGTGTTTTGGAGTGTCTCTTTTATTGGGCGATTGTGAGCAGAGCCGCCTCGACAAGCGCCGATCGTGCCTGCGATGTGCTCGGTCGCAACAAAAATCAGTTGCCTGTCGTGTGCGTCTGCGTGTCGACCCAATTGCGCAGCGCGTCGACGGCACCGCAGGCAAAACAGGGCGAGTCACGACAGCGACACGATGGGTCTCTATCGGCGTGGTGGGCGACCTCGGTCTCGACAAGCCGGCCGCGTCGTTTCCATCTGCCTCGCATGCGCGAGCCGTCCGAGAAATCAAAGGCCACTCTCTGGGCGGCGCGTCCACCCGTCCACTGTTTATCATAGCGGACGTCGCCGGCACCCACATGGGTGCCACGACCGCCCGTCGCATCGCGCGTATGGTGGACGACGTAGCGCGCGCCGTTGGCGTGCGTGACTGTCCCATGGCCGTGCGGGTCGTCATCCCTCCAGTAGCCCGCGTAGCGATCGCCGTTGCCATACACGCGCACGCCATAGCCATGCCTTTGCCCTTTTTTAAACTCGCCCTCGTGGTGGCCGTCACCGGGCCAGGTAAAGGTTCCGTGGCCGTGCGGTCTACCTTTCTTGGAAAGGCCCTCGTAGCGGTGGCCGTCGCTCCAAGTCATCGTACCGCGCCCGTGCGGCTTTCCGTGTTTAAACTCGCCATCATACTTGGCGCCGCAAGGCCAGACACAGACTCCGCGGCCGTGTGCCTTTCCGCACTCGAATTGGCCGTCATACCGTCTGCCGTCGGGCCAAACACGGGTTCCGCAGCCGTCCTGCTTGCCGCTTCGCCACTCGCCCTCGCGACGTCCGCCGTCGGCATAAACGAAAATTCCATGGCCGTCGGGCAAGTCAGACTTCCATCCACCCATGTATGACGCTCCGTCGTGGAATGTAAACACGCCGTGCCCGTCGATTTCGTCGTCGACCCAAGAGCCGGTAAAGCGGGAGCCGCACGCAAAGGTGTGTACGCCACGGCCACACCGGCGACCGTTGCGCCACTCGCCCTCGTAGCCCGTGCGGCTGGAGAGCGTCGCCGCGTCAGCGGGCTCCAAGTGGGTTCTCGCGGACGTCCGATCCCGCTGACAGTACGGCGCGGGCAACAAAAGCGCCAGACCGTACCCGTGGGGCAGGCCGTCTCGGCAATCGCCCCAGTAAATAGAATCGCCGCCGGCAATGTTAATCAACACGGCGCCGACATCGTCACCCATCGGCGCAACCGCGCGTGCCCGAGCGCGGTAGAGCCAACGCCAGCACTTGCCATATGCCGCAAACTGGCGGTGGAGAACAAGAGGACCAAAGCGCGATTCGCATAGACGACGCCACAAGGCTGGATCGCTGGCTAGGTCGTGATGCCGACGGCAAGTTTGAGCGATCGAGGCGAGCGCCACGAGATTGTTGCCCAGTAGAATAAAGATGGACAGGACCAATTCGTGCGGGAGCAGGTCGAAAAGCGGCGCGCTGTCGGCGCGGCTGCCGTCTTTGTGCCGTTGCCTTTTTTGTGGACGCACACGCGCGTTTTTGTCACATCCTGCGAGCGCCTTGGCTGATGGGTGGTGTCGTCTTTCCATAGTCAGCCACGCGGCTGGAGGTGTCTGTTGGTCGGTATAGCCGGGAAAGCAAAAAGAAAGAGCCTCTGTTTTGTCACAAAAAGAAATCCTCCACCAGTCGCAAACCAATCAACGTGCGGGAGCCCCACCCGGCGGCCACGCGCGACAGGTTTCGATGTTTCCCATTGGCAATGAAAAGACGTTGTCCTTTCCCAAGCCGCAAAACACACCCGGCCAAACCAAACCGACCGACAACAAGCCGACCGACCAACGACATCAACAAACATGGGCCAGGCCAACAGCAGAACCTACTTTCCGCCCAACTTTATCGACTGGATGACCAATGTCGCCTATGCAGAGGACACGGCCAAGGCGCGCGCATTTGTCGAGGCGCACCGAGAGCATGTCGTAACCATCATCGCGGCCCACAGGAAGCACGAGGCGGATATCAGAACCCAAGGCGCCAAGGCGTGGATGGACGCGACTCGCGCGAGCGCTACGCGACCTGAAAGAGAGAGACGCTGGAGAAAGATGCGCGAGGCTGAGGGTCTCCCCGTCGAGTGTGACGACGATGCTGACGACGATGCCAGGGCGGCCTTTGTCGCAGAGAGGAATGCAGCAATGGACGCCATAGAGTGCGACGCCGATCCCGCCATGGATGGCCTTTTGGTACGCGCACTTTATGACATGATCGTCGCGGCCAAGGTGTGCGAGACATGGGAAGCCCTGCTCGCCCTGCCCGTCGAGGACATGAGTCAGTATTACGAATCGCGCTACCCAGGGAACCGCACCGAGGAGATCATGCGCAACGCACAGGCCGAGTATGGCATCCCCGACAGCCCCGAACCCCTCATCGAGTTTTATAAGCACCTGTGTTTAGAGGAACAGCGCAGAGTTTCGCTGCTTTCCAACGTGTGTTCGCTGGTTTCTAGCCCGTGATCTGCCAAAGGATCATCGCAGTTTTTTATTCCTCAATAAAAAAACGAAAACGCATTCACACACCGCGAGGAAGCGCTTGACCATGAATGCAAAGATCGACGGTCGACGCCACCGACCTTTCTTTTCGTCGCGGTTGCACGTGTCAGTTGCTTTTTTTGTGTATTGTCGGCTCTACACAGGCCACCGAATTTTGGCCTGGCCTGTTGGTTCGGGTTGGCTGAGACTGTACCAATTCCCAACCAATAATGCCAACAACGCCTGGCGGGTGCGACCGGTGACGGCGTCGGACCCATCCCAGACAATGACGAACGGGGAGCGCAATCCATTGTCGTGGACAAACTGTCGGACATCGAAACCTGGGCGCGCGAGCAACCTCACCTGGCCGGTTTCGACTTAAGGCGGCGTATCGGGAATGACGAGTTAACACGAAAGCGTCTACAAAAAAAATTTACAGCCAATAAGGCTGCGTTTATGATTGTGGAAGATTCATATCATTGGTGATGGCGTGTTGACTCGTCATTCCCGATACGCCGCCTTAACCGATCCCTGTTTGCACAGCCGGACCTGTCGAGATCGTCGGTCCTCTGGGACCTCGCGCCGCCCTCATCGCTGACCCGCCTGCGCTTCTGGGCGTGCTGGATCGTGCCGGCACGACTGGATGGGGCACCGACATCGTCGCCACCGCCAGGAACCAAGCCTTTGGCGCCCGAGCGCGGGCAAAAATCAACAAGGCTCTTAACGAGACTCTCAGCAGAATCCACGGATCGCGAGCCGACAAGAGACAAAAGAGGCCAATCTGATCGATCTCATGTACCAAGCGACCACCGCCGACCGCGAGAGCCTAGACACGCGCGGGAGCCATAGGCCCCTCGACATACGCACCAGGATGGACTGCTTTTGCGAGGACATTGACCTTTGGCACGCCTACGCCGCCGTCGAGATCTACCTCGTCCATGCCAACGGTCGATGGGCGGCGGGCGTCGCGCTTCGCCTCCCTGACAAAGAAAAAGGAAAATAAAGTGAATGGAAAAAGTGGTGCCAAACACCAGATTTCCGGCAGCCTGCCGGTCGGCGAGTCGCCGGTCCACACGCTGGCGAGGATTTTGCCCGCTCATGGTCTTTTCTTCCATTTTTTTACCATCGTGCCACAAAAGGCGCCGGTGACGGCCCCTGTGTGCGCGTTGTTGCATAATTGGGATGGCTGATCGACAAAACAGGGAGGCCCGTATGATGTGGGCAGGCGGAGCGCCATTAGGGAACTCGTGGATTTGAGCCGGCTGGGTGGCCGTCGCCCAGTTTGCCCTGTCTTTTGCGCCGACGCCTCTTTCTCTGCTCTGGAGTAAGTCAGACCTATGCCAGACTGTTGACCCGGCAGCAGGATCGAACCAGACTGCCTGAATCTGGCGCCAAGTTGGTCGGGAACCCGCCGGCCCGGATGCCGTCCGGCGCCGTTAGCGTCTCTTTGACTTTTTTGTCATTTCGTTTTGACCCCCCGGGGTCATCCTTTGAGAGTTTGGGGACCGCAGCCGCGCGTTCCGCGTTGTCGCAAAACAAACCTGGCGCCATATTGGTCGTTAATGCGGTTGTTGGCAGCGGGCGTTGGTCCGCGTGCGCGCGCTGCGCCGGTCAGCAATAACCTTTCACAAACCGCCGACAAGGGCAGGTCGCACCTCTGCTCTTGTGGTCGGCTTACAACAATAATTGCCTTTTTTGGCACTGTCCAATAACGGCACACGCCATCTTGATCAACCAATTGCCGAAAAGTGGGCAGCATAAAAGAAGAAAGTGTGGTGGCGGAAAAAAACAGTTGCCCGCAACCCAAGAACAAAAGAGAAACGAAAAGATGACAAGTATCCACGACTTGCTCCCGCGTGAACTCGTGGCGGCCGTGGCCAGCCACATGGGGCCTAGTGACCTGGCGCAGGCTTGCGCCGCCGACCCGAAACTGCTGTTGGCATGTAACAGCGAGGCGGTCCAGTGGCGCGCAGCGGCGCCTGAAATCGAGCCCGTCCTCCCACCAAGAGTGAGCGCACGCCAACTGCTCTCGCCCCTGGACATTGCCTGGTACAGGTCGGCCCTCGACGCGCTCTGCCGCAAGTGCGCCCTCTATGCGATCATGGTGCGCGTCAACGAGGCACGCTCTTTTTCGTCCTTTATGGACGCGATCATGGCATCGGCCACCGATGCGGTCGATGAACACACACACTTTGCACGCATCTCTAGCAAGATCGATACGATCGTAAACGAACGAGATCATGTGTCTTTTGTCGGCAACCTATCAGACCTCGAGGCGTGGGCGCGGAGGCAACCCTCGCTGGCTGGATTCGATCTCTGCCGTGACCAGCGAGAGGGAGACGCACCCGTCGAGATTGTCGGACCCCTGGGACCCCACGCCGAGTTTGTCTCTCGTCCACCGGCGCTCTTTGCCGTGAAAGACAACATCCACGCGTTCGGCTGGGGCGACATCCTTTCGGCCGCGAGAAACCCACATTTCATCGCCGAGGCACGCACGCGCGTCAACCGTGCACTCGCCAAGGCTTTCGACAGGCACACCGGACCGCGACAAGGCCGGAGAGCCGAGTGGACCGCCACCATGGAACAGGCCACCCTCCTCAATCGCGAGACCCCAGACACGCGCAACGGCAAGAGACCTCTCGACATGCGCACCAAGATCACGGCCTTTGTCGATTGCATTGATCTGTGGCGCGCCTACCCTGATGCTCAGGTCTACCTGGTGAAAACCGGTGGCTTGTGGGCGGCGGGGCTCGCGTTGCCCCTTTGAATTTTTTTAAAAATAAATAAAAATAATATAGTGCGCAATATGGAATGAAAAGAACTCGCCCACGGCGGTCTGCCCTAGGTGGAAAAAAAGCGTGCGCTTGTCGGCGTGGCAGCAACGGCACTGAATTGGCAGAACGGGCTTGTGTGATCCGCCTAGATTCGCCGTAAAAGAACAGACAGCGGTGGAGCCGCGCGTGCGACCAAAATCTTTGGCGTAGGCGCCAAGGGCAGTTGGCATAGACTCGTCCAAGATCCAGAGGACCCGTGCAATGTTCAGAGAAAAGAGAGAGATGCAATCGGCAATGAACGTTATGGACTCGTCCGTGAAAGAGACATGGTCGATGCATGGCCACGGTGCTGTCACAAAGCCAACGGATGAGACGGTGCCCACAAAGGCAACCAGCGCCGCGAACACTGTACGAAAAAAAAAAGATGTACGACAACAGGCAAGCCCGCGGCGGCAAACGGGCCTGGCCGCATCGTGGGGGCCTTTTCCCAAAGTCTTGGGTTCGACGGCAATCGCGCGCCCTATTGGAATCGCAAAGAACGACATGGACGGGGTCAGCCGGCGGTTTGGTCGCCGAGCCCAAATAGGATATGCCGCGGCCTGTCCTCATTTTTTTCCTTTTATGGTCCTTTTTCTCTTTATGCCGGCGCGCTCTCTCTCTCTCTCTCTGGGTCGTCTCCAGTTTTTTGTGGCCTTTTTTTATTCGGTTTGATTTTTGTAGTAGGTCCGGTGAAACTCTGTAGTTCACGGACAGTGCTTGCGGGTATTAACCGGTCATATTCGACTAACTGGCTACTTCATTTTCGACTAATAGTCGGTTAATTGCAACTTTAGTCGGCACCGCTGGGAATCGACCACCTGTCAATAAAAAGAATAAAATCAATATGAAAACCGAAATGGTCGGATAAAACCTGTTCTTCGGACCTGAACCCGAATGCGATTGCGACCAACTCGTGTTCGCGCTCGCATTCGGGTTCGCACCCGCTCCTGAGTCGGCATGCACAAATTGAGGTCGATTCGTGTACGTCAATTAGCCGCTGTTGGGATTTTTCTTCCTTTTGTTCCGTTTTATTGAGTCGACATGACTTTCATACATTCCGACCAAACCGCGGTAATCGGTCGGCTAAGGCCTTTAGCCGACCATTAGTCAACTAACCACAAGCAAGCATTGTGGGCAATACCTCGACGGATGATTGAGGTTTCTAGTCTCGTGGGTCTACGGCACGGGCCTGCTCGTCGCTCTGTTGCCTTGCTTTCGGTGTCGTGTCGCCCTTTAAGGCCCCGTTCTACTGTTTACCCGATTGGTCCGCCGGAAAACGCGAATTTCGTTTCGCAAATGCCTTTGCGCAAAAATTTGTTTGCGCCCGTTTTTCAGTGCGTACTAGGCCCAGATTTATCCCAGAAACTCAGGAATCCTGAGTATCGTGCACACGATACTCGAGATTCCAGTGTTTACTGGGTAATAACCTGGCAAACGGCCCCAAAAAGCGGCCAACCGGCAAAACAGTAGAACGGGGCCTTAAAGGTCAGGCGGAGCAGGTTTTGGATCTGAGGCAAAGTAAAGGGTCGGCTGCCTTTTGGTTGGACGGGGATGGTCTGAGCCAATGGCCCGGCGACTCTGCGTGCTTTCCCTTTTCTTGGCTAGCCATTTTTTATCGGAATGATTGGATTTGCGCGATTCGCGCAGAGCCTTTTTTTGTGTCGCGGTTGGTCGGCACGGAGCGGGCGTATTTAGGGCTGGCACTTTGCCCGTGGCTCGCTGCGGGTCCGAATACGGTCCCGCCCTTGGTCCAAGGCGGTCCGTCACCACCCAGGCGGCGCTGGTGCAGTTTCAAAAAAACCAATGGAAAAGAGTAAAAAGGACGCTCGCTGTGTTCTCGTGCTCGTCCGCCATGGCCGCCAAGGGAGACCTCACGACGAGACCCCATGTGGGCGAGAACTCTATTGTGTGCGCCATGAGGAAAAGAGTCCGGCGCAGCGACCGACCCCACCTCATTCATCGTGATCTATGGAGATTGATTCGCCAACAGAGGCTGCGCCCACACAGATGTCGATTTTGGCCGACGCCTGCGTACGGCGCCTAGCCGGCCGCGAGACCCCGCAAGACAGCGAGATCCTCCAGCACTACCTCGAAAACCAACCGTGCACCGAGATGCTGCCCTACTATGAGGCACTGTGGGCGAGCCTAGAGGCCGATCCCGATGCGGCGAACGCGGTACGCGTCTACGGGTGGGTCAAGCAATGGCCCCCGTCACGTCGCGAGGTCATCGATACTTACCTCGATCTGATCAGACTGCCCAATACCGAGCGCACCCGGTACAGACACCGCGGCCGCTACTCTGAGGCCCTCAATGAGGCACGCGACGCTCCGCCCGAGGCTCTGGTCGCGCTGTTGGGCGCGGCGGAGCGCAAGCGCGCTGCGGGGTACCATCAATCGCGAATGGCCTTTGCCGTCCACATGGCCAACGCGGCCCGTCGCGGTTGGTCGGGTTTTGGTGGGTGCGCCTCGTCCAAACGGATGTATCTCATGACCGTGTTGCCCGTGGACCTGCACACTGCCGTGGCATCGCTCATTGCAGTGCCAACCGAGACCGGGAGCGGCGACCGACCCGCTGTCCTGGGCCGCATATGGAACCCCCGCTCTGCCGCCGATCGTCTGATGGTGCCCGGTGATTTGCCCGCGCCGCCGGTCTCGGCGCTCGCCCCGGCCTTGCAACCCTTTGCGTCGGTCATACCGGCATTGCTCACGCAGGCCGCCGAGCGGCCACACCGCCCCGCAGCAAAGAGGGCGGCAGAGGCGGAAGCCACACGGCGATACGGCAAGCCCCTCGCCTCGCGCGCCCCGGATGTGCTGTTGGACCGCCTCGCGGAGATCGAGGCCCTGTCGGTGCTGCCTCCCGAGGTGACGCCATATCTGCCAGTGATACCGTCGACCTACGGCACGTACGCCTGGTTCGGCGAGTGCAAACTCGCCGCGGGGCTCGCCATGATGTTTGGCCGACACGCCGCCGCCGCGGCCGGACCCTACGCGGCGACGGTGCGCGCGGCCTCGGTCCCTGCAGAGCGCGATACCGACGACGATGGCGACCTCCTTTCGGGTTTGCGTGGCCCAGACAGACGACGCCGGGCTGCGGTCGCTCCAGTGGGGCGTACGCCCAACCGATTGGAAACACTGGTGCGGCGCACCCTCGCGCGCGCGCCCGCGGCCTCTGTCGTGGACGCCATCCCGCCGATGATGCAGGACGACATTGGCTTTGACGTGTGGCAGGGCGCGTGCAGCACGCCCTGGGCTAATTACATTTACTCTGACCCGTGGTCCGCCGATCGCTTTGGGCCGCTCGTGGCGGTGGCGCGAGGGTGGGGCGTCGAGCCCGACGGAGCCGAGTTGAGACGGCCCGAATTGTTGTGTGGACGCCTCGCTCGCGACGCCATCATGCGTGGCGTACGACAGGGCACACGACTCATGCCTGACGCCCCGGCGCGCACCGGCCTGCCCACGGTGGGACCCTGGGAGGCCACGGCCATCGAGGCTGTATGCTATGATGACCGACCAAACCGTCCATTCGAGCGGGTCGATGATCCGGCCATCGCCGTCGCGGTCACCAAGGCCTTTGACTTTGCCTACGGGCGACATCCCGGGCAAGACGATGCGGCGTTGGTCGACGCCGCCACGAATCTCGTGACAGAAGCCAACCGGCTTTACGGTGTGCCGACCGGCGGGGAGCGCCTGCATACCGTCGGCGCGCAGGCGGCGCTGGCCGTGCTGGCCCTGCGAAGTGGCGTCCGCCTCGAACCCGCCGACCTGTCGAACGCCGGCCGCGCGTGCGCCGCCCTCACGCCCACATTTGCACTGGCGCCCTAGATCTCGTGACGGTCGGCTCGGGCGGCGAGTTGGGCAGCATAGGGCCAAAGGCACATGGAGGGGAAGCAAAGGCGCGCCAAAGTCGTTGGACCCTCGATGCGGCGACCGAGTCGACGGGGTCGAGGTGCGTCAGGACCGCAGCAAGGACTTCATTAGGGAGGGGGAGGGCGTCAGAGGGGAGCGGAGCGGGAAGCATGGGGAGGAAGATGGCAGCGACAAAGGCGGCTCGGCCCCGTCGCAGACAAGGAAAGGGAAAAAAACGAGGAGAAAAAAAGGCGCACGACAGAGAAAAGTCTGACGGCGGCAAATGGGGCTGGTCCCCATCGTTGTTGCATTTTTCCACAGTCCTGGGTTCGGCGGCAATCGCGCGCCCTATTGGGATCGCAAAAGACATCACGGGGACGGGGTCAGCCGGCGGTTTGGTCACCGAGCCCAAATAGGATGTGCTCGTGGCCTGGCATCATTTTTTTCCTTTTACAACCCTTTCTATCTTCGTGCCGGTGCTCCCTCTGGGTCGTCTCCAGTTTTTTGTGGCCTTTTTTTATTCGGTTTGATTTTTGTAGTAGGTCCGGTGAAACTCCGTGAGTTCACGGATCATGTCGGCCGCCTTCGCACGGCCCACCAGCGGGTCCCCATAAGTCGGGCAGCCTTGGGCATTCATAAACAGCAGCACCAAGGAGCGCACCAAGGGATCGCGATGTTCGGCAGCCAAATGGTACGTTTTTTCGTCCCATGGACATCCGTTTTCGTGTGCCCAGAAAAGCACGCCAGTGTGCCCGCTGTAGGCCGCACTATCGCATGTTTGCTTGTCCCACGGGCACCCGTTGGCGCGCGCCCACTGAAGCACGCCGAGATGTCCGCCTTTGGCCGCTTTGGCGCATGTCCGCTCGTCCCATTCGCACCCGCTGGCGCGTGCCCACTCAAGCACGTCGAGATGTCCGCCGCTGGCGGCGCCGGCACACGTCGATTCGTCCCATGGACATCCGTTCTCCCGTGCCCATTTGACGAGGTCGAGCCACCCGCCATAGGCTGCCCTGGCGCACGTCAACCTACTCCATGGACATCCGTTGTTTCTGGCCCACTTGACCACGTTCAGGTAGCCTTTTTTGGCCCACTGCTCCATATAGTATTCGTTTCCCTTTCTGGAGCCCAACTGCGGCGGCCTCGGCGGCGCGCAGGCATACCAACGCCTGTTGACCCATGCCGCCACAATCGCATCTGACGCGTGCAGGTGCCCTAGTATCATCGCCAAAATTTCGTTTGGTACTGTGATGTCATAGCCGTCCGTTTCGACCTCGGCACCCTTTGTCGCCATCCAGTCGATCTCGGTCGTCTTGCTGTGCGCAGTCACATCTCTAATGTCTGCCTCATCCATATTCTCTGCCTGCTTTGTGTGTGCCTTTAGCCCTGCCCCTGTGGCTTGGCGGATAGGGGTTTGGCTGCCGGTGTCTAGCCGTCCTTTTTATATTGGTGCATACCCATAAAGCCAATAGGGAGCATGATCTGTTTGACAAGAAAAACGGCCCTGTGCACACGCGACCAACCAGCGCCATTACGGACCCGATGCCACGACTATAGTCCCTGAACTCCCAGGGGGGGGTGAAATAAAGCCATAAAAAACCAAATGGACGTAAAAGTGCCCACAGGCCTGTTATTTTGCCTGCTTGGGAATGCGCGAAAGTGCCGGCACCAGACATATCTCGTCCCCACACGTCTGCAATTTTTAAGCAGACAAAACAACAGGCTGCAGACACTTTTGGGACACCCTTTGGCTTTTTATGATCTTATTTTGTCGCCCCCCCCCGGCCTCCCCTTCGAGGGTTTGGGGAGTGTAGATATATCGCCATATAACGGCCCATTCTATCGGTCACCTATCAGTAAACACTCAGAAAAAAACAAAACATGGCAATCTGCACTGGACGAAAACTGAAAGGACAGGCCGTTGGCCGGCACCAGGGCAGCCAACAAAAAACCCTCGAAAGGACGCCGATGGAGGCCGAAAAAAAGCCGGGGCTGCATACCAGAGGTAGGCATAGAGACGAAAAAGGCAGAGCAGCGGTGGAAAAAAAGGGAGAGCCCACGCAGGCACAGCGGCGACAATTCTCTCAAAAAAAAAGAGCAAGGCAAAGGCAGGCGCCCATGAGTGTTTTTGTGTTGTTGCTGCAGTTTTGCGGACACAAAGAAGGAGGCGGTCGCCGCGGGTGGCTTTTTTTGCTGTCTTTTTATCGCTTTTTTTCTCCTGTACGTCAACGGCCTCTTTCGCTTGGTGCCGACAAGGAAGGCGTCTGGGTTCCAGCCGCACGGGTTTAAGTGTTTGTTGGCATGACGCTCGGTGGCTGCGATAGAAACGTTGCCTGCGCAGCACCGGTACCGCTGCCGTCGATGCCAAGGTGGTTACTTGCCACCGGCACCCGCTCACCGGTCCGGGTGCCCTGAATCACTGTTGGGCTGCACGGCGCCGACAGTGGAGCAAGCATCACACGGCGACCCGAGACAACAGGGTGCCTCGCCGACGCTATGCCGAACCACCTTGGCCACGACACGGCTCCCACGCGCCCACTTGCCCCGCACGCAAGAACCGTCAGAGAAGGCGTGCGTGCCAACGCCGTCCATGCGATCGTCTCGCCACTGGCCTTGGTATCGGGCGCCGTCAGCCCGAGTGATCACTCCGTGACCATGCTGGCGACCGCGCTTCCAGTAGCCCACATAGCGATCGCCATTGGGGTACACGCGCACGCCATAGCCACGGATCTCGCCGTTTCTAAATTCGCCCTCATAACGGCTGCCGTCTGGCCATGTATAAATGCCGTGGCCGTTCGGGTGGTCCTTCTTCCACTGGCCCTCATAGTGGTGCCCGGTCGCGATTGCACGCGTGCCGTATCCGTGGGCAATCCCCTCTTCAAATTCTCCCTCGTGGCGCGAGCCGCTGGCATAAGTGAGCGTCCCGTAGCCGTGCTCCCGCCCGCATCGAAATTCGCCTTCGTATCGGGCGCCGTCGGCCCAGGTCCGGACGCCGTGCCCATTGGGGTTGTTGCCCTTCCATTCGCCTGTGTAGCCCGTCGAATTGGGCCATAAGATGGACCCGCGGCCGACCTGGTTGTCGTTTTCCCATGTGCCGTCGCGCACTGTGCCATCGGCTTGTGTGTAGCGGCCGGCACCGTTGCGCCGGCCACCGCACCACTCCCCGTCGTACCGAGAGCCGTCTGGAAAGATGCACAGCCCGCGTCCACACCAAAGGCCGTCGCGCCATTCTCCCTCGTAGCCGGCGTCGACAGAGACCGCCGCGGCAACGGGGGCGGTGGGACCTGTTGGGGCTCTCGCAAGCGAGTGCGGCCACCGGCAGTGGCGCGTGGGCAAGGAAAGCGCCAGGCCGTACCCGTGCGGCAGACTATTCCGACAATCGCCCCAATAGATGTAGTTGTTATCACGAATGCGCACAACAACGGCACCGACATCGTCACCCGTTGTCGCGGCCGCGCGCGCCTGAGCACGGTAGAGCCAGCGCCAACACTTGCCGTATGCCGCAAAGTTGCAATGTAAAAGCGGACCAAAGCGTGATTCGCAGAGGCGACGCCACAGGACTGGATCGTTGCCTAGCGCGTAGTGCCGGCGCGAAGTTTGCATCAAGGAGCCCAATGCCGTGGGGTCATCTAGCGCCGCAAAGACACACAACAACAATTCGTCCGGCAGACAATCGAAAGAGCCCGCGTCGGCGACGCAGCCGCCCACTTGTCGTCGCCGGCGCTTTTCTAGAGGGTACAGGCCGGCAACCCCGTCGTCGCCGTCGGCTCCGCGAGCGCCTGACAAGGTGTTTCGGCCTCTCTTCATGCTAAAAATGTGGATTTGGTCTTTGCCAAAGCGGGCGCCGCGGCGCGTCGCGGCCTACGAATGGCGCTTGGTTGGCCAAGGGAAGACCATTGGCGGTTCTCTATATATTTTTTGTTGCTTTAAAAAACCGTTGATAGTTCAGAATCAAAAGGATCAAACAACTCGTTGGAGATTTTTCCGTTCATTCGTCTATTGGTCATTGGGCAATTATGCGAATCAGAGTGTTTAACAGCCCCCAAAGACGAAAGCAAACTGCACAAGCGAGAAAAGAACCGGCGCGACCACGATGACGACACACGACGAGGTGTTACCACCCAAGGTTCTGGGTCTGGCCGACCTCCCACCCAAAATGCGCGCTGCCATTTTGTCCTATGTGGATGAGGTGCGCGACGTTACGGCGTTGTTTTTCGCCCACCCTAACCTGCTCGTGCGGCCACTGGTCGACGAGGTGGTCGATCGTCTGGGCGCCAAGGTTGTGGGGCAAAGCATTGCCGCCGGCGCACCGCATGCCGTTGTGCTCGATCTCGGGGCGCGTGTCGGCATGGACGATCGCATGTGGAACCACGCAGCCCGCACGCTTCTCAGCCAGGCGGTTCGTGGCGGCCGCCTCGACACATTGCGATGGCTCTGTGTCGTCGGCGAAATCAGGGACGCAGACCCCCTTTGCGGCGGGCTGCCAGCCCGTGCGTGTGCGACCTCCCTCGACATCACGCGATATGCCAGCGACCATTGTCCCACGTACAAGTTTATAGTCGAAGACAACCCAACGGCTGCCGCCGCGTGCGACGGTGTCATCGCATCCTGGTCCGAAAAGGCCAAATATGGCGCGCGCATCGAGGCGCTCTGGTGTTACGACGCAACGACGCGCGCGATGCGCACCGAGGTCCACGTAGCGGAAGCGCTCGGCAAGGCAGTCGACACGGACAGAGGTGACATGGTCCAGTGCCTGCTCGACCACTGGCCCGCTCGGTCAGCGGGCGAGAGCGCTCGTCGGTTGCCCAAACTGTTTAAGCGGGCGCTGCGCGCCGCATCCATCTCAGCCGTCGAGGTCCTGCATAATCTGCTATACGAGCAAGACCAGTCGCGGTGCTCGTGTCCCATGAGCGCCGGGAAGGTCGCAGTCAAGTGCGGCCACATCAATGTGATCGAATGGCTCTCGGCTGTGGGATGTCGCGCGGCACCCGTGCCCGGACTCACGACGGCCATGATGGCGCTCGATCACGGCCACACTGCCGTGGTCCAGTGGGCGTGCGTCCGTGCCAGAGAGAGATCAGACTTGATTGTTCCGCTGACCGTTCTAGCCAAAGCGGTCAAACGGGGGCACGTCGAAGCGCTTGTCGATGTATACCGCCTGGGCGCGATTGCGTCTATCCCCGCCCTTGCCGCCGAGGCGGCACACCACGACCAGGTGCGCGTGCTCAAGTGGATCGCCGGCGAGGAACCGGCCGGGCCGCCACTCCCTGGTTGGGGTGAACCGCGTCTGGCCCGTGCAGCATTAACTTCGCCAAATACTCTTACTTGGATGATGTCGCGGCCCGATGCGCGCCAATTGTTCACGGTGGCTGTGGCGCGGTATGCTTTACGCAAGTATAAGCCCCACGTTGTTTTTATGCTGCACGACGCCGGCATCGTGCCGCTTAATCAGTGGGACGCAGTGGCCACATGTGCTGCGTCCTACCCCTCAGATTTGCGTACGATCGGGCACCTCATTGCCAGAGGCGCGTCGGTGGACGTCGAGGCAATGCGCGCCGCTATCGTCGCTGGCCACCGGGGCCTCCTCGATGCCTTGTGCTCGGCAGCGTCGCTGGACGTCGTTCAGGCAGCCGTCAATGCCGTCGCCGGATCGGGACAATTCCATGAACAGTCTGCGCGATGGCTGATGTCCGTGCCGGGTCTATGCCTCGCCGACGTCTATGTCGACGCAGAGGCATCCACATCGGCCGACCCGCACTGCTTTTGCGCGCGTTGCCGACCAACGTGAGCCTTCCTTTTTTCCTTTTGCCAACAGCCCGTTCCCCCAGTTTTCATTCAATCAGAATTCTTAAATCGTGTTTTCTGAATTTTTATTAGTAGGAAATTGGATGAGCGAGCCGTTGGCACGGCATTGGGCGCAACACAAAAAAAAATAAAGGAACATTTTTGTATAACCGTCACCAGGCACACGGGTGCGATCCGTTTTTTGGGCCGCTGGCATAGCGCAAAATGCAAACAAAGACACATGCGAACGGCATCGGATTTGGCTCGCCTGCGCTCTCAGTCCGCCAAACAAAAAGCAAACAGAATGGCTGGCTCGTGTGCGCGGGCCTAGTATGCCGGCAAAAATTTTGTTTTTCTTTTTTTAACCGTTCTTTACGTTTTTTATTTTTGTGCTGTGGAACGGTTTGAATCCTGATCATTTCATTGTCGACGGCGCTAGAACGAAAAGGCGACAAAGGCAAAGGATCTCAGTCGACGAGACCCAAACGGGTCAGCGTCGGGATCGGGTCGTCGAGACTGATCTCCACGGCGTCGTGCTTGGGCTCCTTGTAAAACATATAGTGGAGGAGCCATTGCGCGTGCGAGCCAAGGGGCACACCCAACGAGCCGAGCGAGCCTTGGTCGCAAAAGATGCGATCAGCAATGGCGCTGCTTGCACGCGCATTGTCAACGACCATGCAGCCAAAGTTGTCGGTGCAGGTGTCGAGAGCGGTCAAAAACTCTTCACAGGTCGGAAAGACTGTGCCAAAGGACTTGTAGAGAGCCACGCGACAAGCCTGTCGTGGCTCGTGCGTGATAAAGGCATAGTCGACCTTGAAGCGTAGGGCTTCGGCCATGTCCACCGCATACGGTGCGACGTTGTAGACCTCGATGCCAAGATAATGGCTGTTCAGGTAAAGGTCGCGCATCTCCTTATGGTTGCACTGGCGGTCGAGCATGCAGTCGTCGAGCACCAAGAGGACGCGCGGCTGGAACCCTGTCTCGCGGAGGGCGCGGGCCGTCGAGATGATCTTGTTGATGACGACCGGGTCATATTTGTCGTGCACGCACGATGCGGGGAACATGTCGCGGAGTGCGTCTCGCGACTCGAGTGCGGGACACATGGCGACAACGACGTCCCAACGGTTGCCGTCCAAGCAGAGGAGATCCTTGAGAAGGACCGTCTTGCCACTGCGCAAATTACCGGTGATGAGGTTGTTGCTCCCGCTCCTGTGGGTCGAGCGGTCAAACTCGCGCGGGCCGCTGCGTGCACGCCCGCTTTCAGCCTGCTTGCGGCAATCAGGTCCGGTGACCGCGGACGACGGAGCGGCCTCGCAAGGAAACAGCGCGCCGGTCGGCACGGTCTTAGGGTCGGCGTCAAGATCGACGAGGCCGGGGACAGCACACGCGGCAAACAGTGCGGCAATGTCGCGCGGGATGCGCACAGCGGGCGGCGTCATTTTGGTGGGTCGGATTGGGGCAATGATGTCCATGATTGTGCGTCTAGTTGGTTGTTTTTTGCCTGTGAGAAGTGATTGTCGCTACTGTTGTACAAGCCGGTATCTCCCGGCGGCACGCTTTTATGTCTCGGCATCGTTTTCTGCTGTGCACATTCGACGAATCACACTGTTTGTGGTGTCCACGCATTGGTTGGTCCGCGCATTTGTTGCTCCACCAATAAAAAAACGACGAAAGTGCATGCGCTGAGCGGACCACCAGACCTTTGAAAGAAATACACAAACCACAGAAAGAGTATTGTACGGCAGCACAAAGCAGACCACCGGCCGCCATCAGGCCCAATCTCTGTCATTGCGCTCGAAAGGAAAAGGTTGTCCTCGCAGTTCTCTTTCTTGTTTGCTTTTTTTTTGATTGGCACAACTGCCAAGAGGAGCCGGCGCGGGCCGAACAACGGGCGGCAGAGGAAAGCACAAAATAACCCACGGCCGACAGCGACGGGCAGGAGATGCATTCGGTCCACGATTGCACCGCAACGCTGCCGATCGAGTTGGTCGCGTACGTGCTCAACGGCGCTGACGCGCGCGGTAGGCCTCTCCTCGACCCCCGCTATAGGTGCGCCTGCCGCATGGTCTGTCGCGACTGGAACCGTGTCGTCGGCCATCCATCGGCCGACGACGCCATGCGATTGATTGCGGCGCGCCCGCGGTCCGCGAGATGGTCTGCCGACAATTGGGTCCGAGGACGCATCTTGTGCACGAGTGTCGTCGTTGAGCATCTGCGCGGCCTGTGCGACATTGTACACGCGCCCGACGCGCTCGCAAAGTTTGCCGAGACGTACGGCGTCAGACTGGAATCGCTCATACAGTCGCTGGCCTGTCTCGATCCGTCGGCCGGGGTCGGCTCTGCGTGCGAGGCGCTGATCGCGGGCTCAAAGTGCGGACGTCATACGCACACGGGAGCCGTGTTTCCTTCGTGCCCGGCCTGCCTCAATGCGCGGACGCGGACGCGCATGGCCTATGCATATGCGCTATCTGTATGCGGCCACACGCAACCGTTGCTTTGGGAACTGCGGATCATAATGGCGCACAAGAATATCGAACATGCCAAGGTTCTGGACGAATGCCTGCGCTGCGCCGTCGGGTTCGATCGCACCGAAACCGTGTCGGCGCTGCTGGAGTGCTGCGTGTCCGCGCCCCGTCTCATCCCCATATCGCACGCGGCCTTGTGGAAGCGCGCCGCGGCGACATGCGCCGTCGGCGTACTCGAACTGCTCATCAATATGGCCCAAGACGCGGATTCCATCCACGCCAGTCGTGGCCAAGAGGTTATCGTCCAGCCGACAGCGACCGCCGAGCACATCCGCGGCGACCGCTGCCGCGTGCGTCGAGGGACCGCCGGACGTCAGGCGGTAACCTCTGCCAAACATCACAATGCCGCCCGCCAAGGGACCGCGGACCGGACGTCCACGGCTGCACAGAGCGCCGTCGACACACGCCAAGAGCACCAACGCCAAATGATCAATTCGATCCGGGTGGCGGGTCTGGCCGGAGGATCGGCCTGGATCAGGCATGCCGCGCTCGCGAACGCGACCTGGGTGTTTTCCGCTTGCGCCGGCACACAACATCACAGGAACGCGCTCAGGGCGGCCGCCGCGCACGGTCTGGTCGATGTGTGTCGCTTTCTGGTCGACGATCAACAACAACGTGCGCAGTGCGGCCATCGGTTTTGTCCGGATTCCATGGTCGATCTAGCACAGATCGCCCTTGCAGGTTACGACAATGGCCGTGGCGCTGCCCACATACTCGACTGGCTCGTCGATGACGAGGGGCTCGCACCAGAGGCCGACGATGTCGCGCGCATGCTGCATCCGCCAGACGATCCCTGCATGAACGTTGGACGTATGTCGGAAGTGGCCGGCCGTTGGCCTGCGCTCTTTGCCGTGGTCTGCACCGCCGACGAGGTGGCATCTGTGATATGGGACCTAGTGGGCCGCAACCACAACGGCGACGCTGCCGAGTCCGCGAGACTCGTGCGTGCTGTGGACGCCCACATGGCGGCGCCTACAAAGGGCGCGTGGGCACACGGTCTTTTGGCGCTCACAAAGGCCGCCGATGACGTCGCTGCCCTCCGAGACCGCAACGAAAAGGCCATCCGTCTGCATCGCCTAGAGACGACTGCACGTGCAATGTGTACGTTGGCGAGGTGGTGCGCACCGTCCGCCATTTGCGACCCGTCCAAAGTGCGGCCAAGCGATCAGCGCCTCGGTGCCGACGCTGCTGTCGAAACCGAGATGTGGCGCAAGTGGTGCGGACCCCTGCACCCGCTGAACCCGTGGACGGTCCGCATCATTACCGATTATGTCCAAAGTCAGAGAGGCGACTGTGCCGACCCGCTGTGTGTCCTCTTGCGGTCCCTGGGCACGACAAATACCTCGGGCCTTTGCGATCCAAAAGAATAAAGGGCAGGCCCAGTGCTTGCGGATCGGTTAGCCGTCGACTAATCCACACCAACTTCTCCAATCATAAATCATATAAATCAAACAATCCTTCTAAAATCCTGGATTTTGGTCGTCGGTTAACCGATCCGCAAGCACCGGGCAGGCCTTTGGGGCGACGGCGTAAATGTGTGCAAGTCTTTTTTTTTCTTTGTTCTCTGGCCGCTGGCTGTTGTTGTTTGTGTGGTGCGTGCGTGCGCGGAACTCGATGGGCGCAAACCCCACGGGAACCACAACGATGAAAAGAGAAAAAAGCCGCGCCACACGGCGGCAACGCTCTCAGCGGCCATGCAGCCGCCTTTGGGCGATACGCAGGCACGACCGGCGCTCAGTTTCGTCGGGCGACGGAAATGGACAGCAGGCACTTGGACGGCCGACCACGAGGGCCTTGGCAAGATCTTTTGGGTGACCCAGCGTGGCCGTGCTTGAGGGGACGACTTTGACACGAAAGAGTGCACCCACCAGGCAGGTCCCCGGGTCGGCGACAAAGGAAGTCCGACGCCGCACTATCCATCTGGTGAGATGCCGAGTGCCGTCGTTCTTGGTCCTTCTTCTCCTGTGCGGCTGCAGGGTCTCGATGCGCTTTGCCATCTCCAGTCCGGCCACTGGACCGGCGACGCAAAGACAGTCTTTTTGGCAAGTTTCGACCGCAGACCTCCACCGTGATTCGCACAGGGCTTCGAGCACGTCGACGCGGTCCAGAGCCGATGCCACGACGAACGCGCAGCGCACCTCCAAAGAATCGTCGACGACGTCGAGCAGGCCGACGACCTCGCGGGGCGAGAGCGCTACGGCGGCGCATGCGCCCACGCCGTCTCCCCACGGATAGCCGACGTCACGCAGTCTTGTGACCTGGGCGATGCCGCCCACGAGCAGACCCACGGCGACGGCGATGCGATTGAGTGAATCCGGGCAAGTCGGTGGGCCGTTTTGGTCGCACAGACGCTCCGCCGCGTCGGCCTGGCCGACCAGCAGGGACAGTGCGGCGACGCGGTCGGTCCACAGTCCCCGGTCGCATGCACTGCACAACCGCCACAGGGGTCCTGTGTGCGCGCAGACGGCGGCGTATTCTGCCGGATCGATGCCGTCGATCGTCGCCCCCGCGCCCCATTCAGACACCACGCAAGCCCGCCACAGTCGGCAGACGCGCGCCACCGCCGGCATGTGGCGGGTGTCGACATGGCCAAAGATCTCACGCAGCATTTCCGTTGGCAGGTCCGCAATGCGCCGACCCATGTCCTGACCGACTTTTTTGTTTCTTATCTACCTTTTTACCGAGGTTCTCACGGTGGCTGCGTCGTCTCCGCCGAGGTAGACGGGACTGCGCAGGCTTGGCAGGCAATTATCTTTTTTTTCTGATCGCGCGCGGCAGTCACCACAAAGGGCGCGCCTGCATGTTTTCAAAAGTCGGACGGCATGCGGCCTCCGAAAAGCAACATGCGAGTTGCGGATGGGATCCCTTGGCGACGCTCGCGCGCCAAAGGGCCACTGCGTGGGTGGCTGTGATAAAAAAAGGACGAACCAACGCGTCCTTGCATGATTTGCGCGCTGCGGAGAAAAGACGCAGTCGGATGCCAATCACCGTGTGTTGGATTGGACGGACCGAAAAAGCCCCAGGGAAAGAGAGCCAAAAGGGACAGAGGCCAACGAGGGGGCACCCAAGCGACTCCCCGCCGTCTCGACGCTCGCCTGCGTACCGGTCGACTGTTGCTGACAAATGACAACCAGGTTGCTGACCACGCCCAGAGGCGACACCATCGATGTCACGCGGCCAGTGCTCGCGGGTATTAACCGGTCTTATACGACTAACTGGCTACTTCGTTTTCGACTAACGGTCGGTTGACTGCGACTTTAGTCGGCACCGGTGGAAATCGAACCGTCCGTCAATAAACAGCATAAAATCGTTATGAAGATGTAAATAGCCGGATAAAACCAGTTATTCGGGTCCGCACTCGCTGCTGTATCGGAATGCGCACATCGAGTTCGATTCGTGCACGTCTCTTAGTCGCTGTCAGGATTTTTCTTCCTTTTTATTCTGATTCACTTAGTCGACATGAATTTCATACATTCGGCTTAACCACGCTAAACCGAATAACTAAGGCTCTTAGCCGGCCATTAGTCAACTAACCATAAGCAAGTAGTGGTCGTATGCCTCGCATGACCGCCACAAGGGTCCCACACGCGCGCTGGCGTACTCGCCGGGTTTATGCCGTCGATCGTCGCCCGACGCCCTACTCGGACACCACGCAATCGCGCCACCACCGGCATTTGGCCAATGCCGATACGATCAAAGATGCCGCACAGTAGTTCTGTGGGCATGTCCGTGATGCGCCCCGTGCTCTGGCCGACTTTTTGTTTTCTGTCTCTGTTCGAGGCTTTCTTGGCGACCGCGCCGCATGCGGGAATAAGATGGGACTACTCAGATTTGATGGGCCATTGCCTTTTTTTGATGGCAACAATAGCCCCCAAAAGAGCGCGGTTGTGTGTTTCCGAGAGTCGGGCGTAGTGCTTGCTAACGGCTAAAACTCCTGACCAGACGATCCAATAAACTTTCAAACAACATTGACTTTCGATTTTCTATTGGTCCATTCCGTCAGAAGTTTTAGTCGCTAGCAGGCGCTAGTCGGGCGGCATGCAGCCGCAAAAAAAAGCAGCGTGCGGATCGGGATGAGGGCTCTTGGCGATGCCCACGCCGGGCTCAAGAGACCGAGAGGCACCTTCCACAGTGACAGTACAGCACATGCCTGATGGATGACGACGCTGCGGTATTTGCGATGCACACGTCGGGCACGTTGTCGCGGAGCCATTTCAGTATTCGCGTGCGAGGGACTTCACGGTCCGGCCCCGGGGCCGGACCGGCCACTGCATCCACGGCAGCCTGCACATCCGCCGTCCCGTACCGTTTACACAAACACGCCACAATTTCCGCGTTGCCCTGGTGGATGGCATTCACAAAGGCGCCGATGTCGTATGGGGCGCCATGGCGCGCGGCGGTCTCGACAACGTCGACCTTGCCGGTGGTGACGGCGGTAGCCAGAGAATCCCATTGATCGAGACGGGCGATCCCTGCCGCGTGTAGGCAGAGCGCGACATCGACATGGCCCTTGGCCAATGCGGCTCTCGCGGCGCCAACGGCAAGGAACCGTCGAGCGTCCGGTCTTTGTGCGAGCCAGCGCACGATATGTGCGCGTCCACTTTCGGCTGCCGCCCATCCGATCGAGAGCGGCGGGCACATCGGCGCGGTGGCCTGTCGCGAATCGGACAAACCCGCAGGCGTCGACGTATCCCGCAGGGACCATTGGACGATGTTGAGATGACCGCACCTTGCCGCCATGATGATGGCCCCTGGCGGGCACACCTGGGAGCCCAAACCATGAAACATGTCCAAGATGTGAAGGTGCCCCCTTGCGGCAGCCGACTCCATGGCGTTGCCAATGTCCTTGTCGCGCTCGGACCATGAGGCAACCTCCATGACGTCGGCAAGCCACCGGGCCACAGGCGCACGGCCCTTGCGTATGGCCTTGCAAAACGGGGTGTCGCACTTAAACATCGCCGGCCATTTCGTATAAAGACGCGCGCGGCACCCAACCCTCTGCATCCAGGCCAAGATGTCGACTCGCTCGGCAGAGGCGGCCGCACGGCCGGCGTCGGGCCAGCATTCGCATGATCCGTCCTTTGACAGTCGCGCACTGTGATGATGGAGCAACTCAAAGGTGTCGGTGCCGGGCGTCGGGCCGCTGCACGTTTCGATCATGAGCGCATGGAGCAGCCTCTGCCCATGCACGTCTCCAAAGTCGATCCGCCAGCGATCGAGAAGCGCCGCCAGCATCACAGCATGGCCACGGTAGGCGGCTTCATAAAGGGCAGCGATCGTCGGACCCGTGTAGCGCTCGTCGCTGCGGTATACCCGGTGTCGTTTTCTGTGCCGTTTTTTCTGTAGGGGATCGCGCTTGCGCCGTCGGCCTGCAGAAGTCGTCTTCTCTTCCGGCGTCGTTGTCGATGGGTCCTCCTGGGCGCGGTCGTGCTCGCAATAGTCGGCCTCGTCCTCGCTGGTATCGTCGCGGTGCTCGCGGCGCACCTCGATGGGTTTGTCGAGACGCGCGTGCACCCAGTCGACCACGTCGAGACGACCGCCGCGCGCTGCCCACTTGAGCAACATAGGACGAACGACAGCACGGCGGTAGGTGACGATCTGTTCGACCACATGGAGGGGCGCTCCCGCTGCCAACGCGGTGGACAGGCACAGGGCGCGACAGCGCGCTGCGACGGCGCTCAAGGGCTCGACGGCCAAGAGGGGAGATGCGGTCGCACATGCGGCGCGGTCCTTGAGATCGACCCACGCAAGGACATGCACAATGATTTCGGGCGGCATGTCTGCTAGTCCGAGGGCCTGCCCCATGCTATCGCTGACGACGACCTCTTGCGTGGCGTCGTTGTCCATTATCGATGCCGCCAAACCAGCCGACTTGTCTCGGTTCTTGTCCTTTGCTTTTTCTATCTGGATTTTTATCCCTTTCCTTTGGTGCCCCCTGTCGGCCTTGCGTCCGTGGTTCTTTTACGGTGATTGGAAAGGGCGAAAGCAGCGCACAAACACAGGCAGGTGCGGACGCGGGAGTCGCCGAGCGCTCTCGCTGGCCAGTTCGCGCCTCTTGCCCAACCAGAAAGAGCCCATCCTATCGGCGAATAGGAATGCGGTGACCAAAACGCACCACAGAACAACTCGCAGAATCAAAAGAATGTGGATGCGCCCAATCCGCCCGGAAAAAAGTATGCCAATTGGTCGTCGTTGCCCGGCGCGACCCGCAGCATGCACGCGGTTTGTCGCAACAAGCATCGCGTTATGACGCCGAGGCTGGCGACAAAGAAACAAAGCCGTCAACGCAAGGAGCCCTAAAGGCGATGAGACTTTTTTGTTTGCAAGTCCGAAAGGAGATTTGCGCCGCAAACTTTGCCCGACAAGCCAGCAAACAAAGAGAAACAGAACTACGAGAGTCCCCCCCCATGGACGGTGCGAGCACCTCCAGCCAAAGCGGCATACAGAATCTGCCGTACGAGTTCGTCCGGCACATCCTGGTCAAGTTCACCGACCACGAGGCCAGGACAATGGCCTACCTGGTGTGTCGCGGCTGGAGGCACCAACTCTGGGAGGGGCGTCGTTATCATTGGAGGCAGGCCAATCTCGTTCACGGCCGTCGCCGCGCAGATTGGGTTCGAACTATTGCGCGCGCGGCCATCGTCCGCGGTCATCCGGGGATCGGCCTCTGGCTGCTGGGCAACATGGCCCATGCACTGCCCAACGACCCCTTTGCATGCAGTGAGTTGTGCGCGTTGATGGCGACCGTCTACGCGCACGATCCAAACACACAGAAGGCGCTGCGAGCATCAGGCTGGCGCTGGACGACCGGCACGGCCTACGGGGCCGTCACACAAGGCGATGCCCATGTCATCGACGAGGTCCTCAATGATTGTGGAGCGGGCGAGCGTGAGATTTGGCGCGCGCTTGCCTACAACGGCGACGTCGATCGGCTGTGTGGCCTATTCGACCGGGGCGTTGGCGTGGCCACCGACGACGAGGTCGTCGGCCTGGCCTTTTACAAGGGCCATACAGACCTCTTCGAATGGCTTTTGGCCCATGGGGCAAGCGTGGATCGTATCAAAGAGCGCGTTGCGAGCCAACGCTGGTTTCACGTGACGCTCCTGTCCGGGGTCGAGTGGGCGGTCACGCGCGGATTCATCAACATGGACATGAAAACCGTCGGCAAGTTTGCCAGTCGGGACCGGCTCGACGTGGTGCAATGGGCGCACACGAACAAGGGCGTCCTTCTTGATTGTGTGGTCTTGCGCAAAGCCGTGCGCGGCGGGCAGCCTGCCATCGCCACGTGGCTGCTCGATCAAGGCGTCGGCGCGAATCCGCAGGCGGTTCGTGAATGTTGCCGTTGTCTGATTCGTACTATTGACGCAGACGACACTGTCCTGAAAATGGTCATCAAGCGCCTGCTCGACGCCGACATCGGCGGTCTCTGCGACCAGGATTTCGATGCGCCGCTCGGTGCGACCGTCTCGTCACCCTACGATGGATGCTGGAACGCATATGGGGTTCGACGGATTCAGCCTCGCCAGCGTCCGAAAGGACGCGCCGGACACTGGACCTTTGGTCTTGGACGATGGGGGTCCTTTGGTGTCTTGTGCACGATCGGCTGCCGTTTGCGATTGGTGCCCTCTTGTGGCGTGTGGCATCTCGTGGCCGCTCGCCTCGCTGCCGATCCAAATCAAACTCGGCCACGAACCACGGTCGCCTCGGCCGGCCGCAGTCTTGTCGCGCGCGCATGGCACGTTTTTGCCTCGGTCACCGGGCGGCAGACAAAAAAAGAGACAACAAAAAGGAGCCGCGCAAGGTCTCTTTGGCACAGGCGCCGTTCCATCCGCGAGGCATGGTGCAGTGTGTTGGGGGGGGGGAGGAGAGCCAAGACCAAGACGGAACTTGCCGGGAGACGGGCCGGAGGGCCGCACAGTTTACGAGACCCCATAGGAACCTAAGAAAATTGCAAAAAATGAGAGAGGGCAGCACCAAATATATCGGTTCTTTTTTTAGAATAAGATTGAGAACACGCGCGGAGCCGAGACGCGCCATCGTCGGCACTTTTGCTCTCTCGCCAAAAAGAAAAAAGACGAGGCGCCGCAGGGACCCTCTTGGGGCTTCCTCTTGCCGTTTTTTTTGACAATTCCCATATCTTGCCCCTTTGGGGCTTTGGGCAACTGCGAGCGGGTTGGTCCTTTCTTTTTCCTCTTATTTTTCCTTCTTCGCCTTTTGTGCCCACAGAAAAGGGATGGACCGAAAGCACATTTCGCCCAATTGGGCACACGCCGCGAATAGGGCGCCCGCTCCGCGGCCCTTTTCTCCTTGGGACACTGAAACAAAAAAAAAAGAGGAAACGGGAGCGACCAAACACGAAAAGACACGCTTTTTCGTGTTTGTAAAAAAAAAGAAATGTTTTCATTGTCCTCTTGTGCGCTCTGTCGGGGCAAGGGGCTTTGGCGTGCGGTGCCCTTTTTGCCTATCTTGTTTTTTCCCTCGTCATCCCCTGCCCTCGAGTAAAAGGAGAAAAGCGAAACAACAAATCGGGCTGGGGGAGGGGGTGGCAGCGGCGAAAAGAGGGGCGCGCCGCCTGCTTCTTTTTTTTTGGGCCACGGGACCGCCGGGTCCAGGTTGCGCTAGGCACTGGCCTTGGTCCAGTAGAGGGTCGAGTCCCCGTTGAGGTAGATGACGCCGGCGGCGGTGGTGCCCATGTAGGTACCGTGAACACTCTTGAGGGTCCACTGATTGCCGGCATTGATGATCACGTCCCACTGCTCCCATGAGCCCACCGACGTGGCGTCGGCCCGAACCCAGCCGCCCGGATTGGCTCCCAAGTAGCGCCCGTTGAATCCCTTAAAAGTGTACTTGCCGTTGGAGAGGCGGGCGACGGTCCACTTTTCCTTGAACGTGGCGCTGTACCACAGCGAGGCCACGCTTCCATCGTCTTGGGGGGTCAGCTGTCTGCCGCTGATGGGCGACACCAGCGTCACCAGCTGCGATAGAGGTTGGGCCGTCGGAGTGGGCGTTGACGATGGCGTCACTGATGGCGTTGCAGTACGCGACGGCGACGGCGACCTCGACGGTGACACCGTGGGGGACACCGACGGCGTGGGCAGCATCGGGTGATCGAACGCGATGATGACGCCGCCGGCCGCGCCCGCCACATCGCTATAATATTTGGTTCCCTCGTTGGTGGTGCACGCCGTGGCCGACCCGGCACCCGAGCCGCTGTTGGCCGCAGGCAGCCGGGTCATGTAGTCCTGCGCCCGTCCGCCATCGCCGTTGAATCCGGCAGCGCCGCCCCAGCCAAAGCACGCTGTCGTGACGCTGCCGTCGCCGCCGAGCCACGAGCGACCGGGTGAGTTCCAGCCGGCACCACGCACGTACGGTTGCATGGCGTTGCCGTTGATTGAGCCGCGGCCGGCACCGGCACCGCCTGCCTTGACGTCGCCCACCGTGACTCCTTCAGAGGGAGGACCCAGCCAGTCGCCGTCGGCGCCTCCGGCGGGCACACCGGCGCCGGGCGTGGGTCCATTGGCGGCCGAAGCCGCTCCGCCACCTCCGCCGCCTTGACATCCGCCCATCGAGTAACCAGACTTGGCGCCGCCTCCGCCGTAGGCCGTCGCGCTGAACAATTCGCTGCCGTTGGAGGTCGTGACGGTGATCGACGTATTGCCGCCGTCGCCTGCCACACCTCCATAGAGGACGGACGCCGGCAGGGCTGCGCCGCCTGCGCCGATAATCACCGTCCAGCGTATCGTACCGACTGTCGCGTTCCACCCGTTCACGTCCACGGCGCGATCGATGATGGCAGCGCCGCTCCCGCCGCCCGCACCGCAATAGCGCGACGTCGACGAACCGCCACCGGCACCCCATAGCGTCACCGACACGTTGGACGCGCCCGCAGGGAGAGTCCACTCCTGGGAGGCGGTAATCGCCACGGCATGACGGTAGGCCTCGCGCGTCGGTGCAAAAGTGCACCATAGAAAAAGGACAAGAGTCATACACGCCCGGCGCGCTCGCATCTTCTGATTTGGCCTTTCTTGTCCGCACATCGCTTTGCTATTATAGGGAATGTATTCGATGTGTGAGTGTATGTGCGCGCCCACCCGAGGCGTGCGATGGCGGTGTGCCTTGTGTGTTTTGGGTTCCCCATAGGTGGCTCGGAAAGCGCGTTGCCCGCTGGTGGGTATCGGCGCCGCACGGTGGCGCCCTCGTTTCCCTCGCGCCAACAACTAAACCCGTCTGGTCCCCACTGACGGGCTCGCACCAAGCCAGACAATTCAAAAAAAAAGAGAGGCCAAACAGATCGCGACGGCCTGTGTGTTTCGTGCACCAGCGGCCGCGTTGCCGCCGTAGAGAGGCGGTGGAATTTCTTTTTTTTCTCTCTTTGTCTAAACATTTGTGTGCTCTTCCTAGAGGAAACCCTCTCTTTTCCCCTCTGTTGGGATTAGCGCCGTGCGCTTCCGGCTCCCGTTCGCCTGCTTGACGGGGGAAAAAAAGACGAGAAAATAATACCCAATCTGATGGCCGCTCACGGTGGGACCTCTCGGCTTTCTCGAGAAAAGGCTAAAATCGCACAAAAGAGGTCAACGCGGTACGTCGAGACTCTGTCTCTGCCCTCCCCCCCCCCGCCGTACACTGTGACGGGCACACGACGAGCGCGTATGCACTTTTTTTGCTTATCCTTGCCCCCCCCCCAAACACTCACCAGGCAGACAGGAAACAGCGAGCAGGCCACGGACCCTTTTGGAGGCCGAGCCAATTTTCGCCCAACTTTTTTGTTTTGTCGTCCTCTCCCTAGACATGAGCCGGTAGCACACCTTTTTCGTTCCTCTGTGTGCGCGCGTTGTGTTGCGTGTATAGTGCGCACGGCACCGTCCGCGGGCGCCGACCGACCGGCCCCTTCCTAAATCGAATAAACCCTGTAGTCAGGTTTAGGTGCGCATAAACAGTGCCATGCAATTGGATGGGGCAAAAAGAATACGCCGGCTGATGACGACAGCTGCTTCTTTTCTTTTATTCATACGAGGCCCCATATCTTATACGGTGGCCTTGGTCCAATAGAGGGTCGAGTCGCTGTTGAGGTAGATGACGCCTGCGGCGGTGGTGCCCATGTAGGTGCCGTGGGCGCTCTTGAGGGTCCACTGGTTGCCGGCGTTGATGATCACGTCCCACTGCTCCCATGAGCCCACCGACGTGGCCTCGGCCCGGACCCAGCCGCCCGGATTGGCACCCAGGTAGCGATTGGCATACGACCTAAAGGTATACTTGCCGTTGGAGAGGCGGGCGACGGTCCACTTTTCCTTGGCCGTAGCGCCGTACCACAGCGAGGCCACACTGCCGTCGTCCTGCGCCGTCAGCTGTCTGCCGCTGATGGGCGACACCAGCGTGACCAGCTGCGACAAGGGCTGCGCCGAGGGCGTGGGCGACACAGAGGGAGTCCTCGAGGGCGACGGGGTCCTGGAAGGCGTGGGTGAGCGCGAGGGCGTCGACGAGGGCGTGGGCGCCACGGGGTGGTTGTACTCGATGATCACGCCGCCGTCGGCGCCCGGACCGTTCATGCCGTTGGCGCCGACGTTGGCGATCACCGAACCCGAGCCGCCACCCGAGCCGCTGTTGGCCGGCGGGTACTCGCGCGCCGAATACTGGTAGCCGTTGCCGCCTCGGCCGTTGAAACCGGCGGCGCCGCCCCACGACAGGGTCACAAAACCCGTGCCCTGGGCGATCCTGCCGCTGCCACCGGGCCAGGAGCGACCCGGCGACGTCCACGGGGCGCCGTCGGCAAACGGCTTGGTCAGGTCGCCGTACAGGTAGCCATAGCCAGAGCCGGCGCCGCCGGCCTTGATGTCGCCCACGAGGGCACCCTCCTGCGGAGACCCAATGTGGTCATTGTCGACGCCGCCCTGGGGAATACCGCCACCGGGCGTCGTGCCCGTGGCCGACGACGTCGCGCCGCCCCCGGCGCCGCCGCGGCAGAACGCGGTTATGTCTTCATAGACTGAACGGGCGCCACCGCCGCCATAGGCCGTCGCGCGGAACAATTCAGTGTCGTCGGGCGCCAGGGCGACGACCGAGGTCTCGCCGCCGTCGCCGCCAAAGCCGCCGCCATAGTTGTCGTCGTTCATCGGCACGCCGCCCTTGCCCACGGTGACGACCCACCGCGCGTCGCTCGGGAGGACGGGCCACTGGGCGTCGCCCACGGTGCGATTGAGGATGGCCGAGCCACTGCCGCCGCCGGCGCCACATTCAAGCGACGACGATCCGGCGCCGCCGGCGCCCCACAGCGTCACCGACACGTCGGTGGCGCCCACGGGCGCGGTCCAGTTGGTCGATGCGCCGACAAACACCGTGTAGCGGTAGGCGTCGGTCGTCGGAACCGTGCAGCACAAGAGCGCCGCGGCCACGGCGAGCGCCACAGCGGCACAAAAAGGCGCAGAGCGCGAGACAGCGCTCACAAAAGGCAAGGTCATGGCGGTGCGGGGCGCGTGTGTCTGTGTAAGCGATCGCTTTACCTGTAGAGTTGTAGATACTATTTTTAGATGGACCAATCTATTTCAGGCGCGCCGTCCCGACGCGATCTGCGTCTGCGACCCGCGTGCGCCGGCTTTGAATGACCATAAAAAAAAGAGAAGGGACACCATGGATAGAGGTTTTTTTGGCGTTTGCTTGGTTTTCTTTGACGTCTCGGTCATTAGGCCATGCACCGCGGTCGCAAAAAGAGAGCCCGAAAGAAAGCCGCGCGTGCACGTGGCATGGGTCCGCGGGAGCGGGCCGCATTCTCTCAGACCCATTTGCGCCTTTCCGCGATTCCTTTCAAGCACTCCAATAGCCAGCAAAAAAATGCTTTTTTGTCGAGGTCTCCTTTGCCATTTTTTTCCTGTTTTCTTCTTTTTTTTTGGTTCAAAACAGAACGGTCGCACGCAGCCAATCGCAGCGAGAATCTCAAAAAAAAACAGAGAACAAAGGAGAGCGCCACAAAAAGAAGGCAAGGACACGCATCGGCGGGGATAACCGCGACGCGCGGTGCTGCGCGCCGGTCGAATCGTCATCAGGAAAAAAAAAGAGCGAGGGCCACCGCAGACAACCCCGGCCAAAGGCGCCGACAAAGGAAACACAAACACACAAGGCCGAGAGAAGGGACCCAGGAGGAAGCGCGCGGGCATGGGTGACGGACCGCAGCACGCTGTGGGCAATATGCTGCGTGATTCCAAACGAGGGCTCTCGTCGCTCCCTCCAGAGTTGGTCGCCATGATCCTCGCGCATGTCGGCGATCGCGACTTTTGCCGCTGCCTTCAGGCCAGCACGCTGTTTTGGCCGTCGTCCGCAGACACGACTGTCGAGGCGCGCAAGCGGCGATGGCGCGGGTGTGTTGACGCGCCCGACTTTTGCGCCACCGGCAACACCGAGGCACTGGCCCTGCTCATGGAGCGCGGTGCCCCCTTTGACGAGGGCCAATGTGTGGTCAACGCCATCGTGCATGGTCACGCCGATCGCGTATTGGACAAACTGCACCGCGGTGGCGTCATCGACAATGTCGCTGAGGCGCGCGACAAATGGCTCCAAGACTTATGCTACGAGGCCGCGAGACTCGACCGCGTCGACATACTCGCGAACGAGTGGCGGCCGCATATGCTCACGGATACCATCTTTGATGGGGCCATCAAGGGCGATTCACTGGCCGCATTCCAATGGGCCTGCGAGAAGCGCGGCTCCGTACCTACGATTCGCGATATCGCCGACGTGGTGATTGCCGGCGCCACAAACATCCTGCGCCATTGCCGGCACAAGCTTTTGGACAAGCGCGTGTCGTGGTCTCTCATTGCCTATATGGCAGCCTCTCAATCAGTCGACATCGACTTTGTATTTCTCTGCATGGGCGACGCGCCATCGCTTGCGTCCCAGGAAGAGATCTGTGCTTGTCTCTGCGGTCGCGCAACCGTGCGCGATGTCGACCTGTTTTATGCGCGCTTTCCCGACGCATTTGGCGACGCCTGTTTGCTGGCGGCGGCTCGGTCAAAGAACCTGGATGCGGCCCGCTGGCTCTGCCAACGCTTCCCCGACTGGAACGATCGGTTCGTCGAGCAACTCGTACGCGCAGACCCAATCAATGCGATGTTCCGAAGCACACCGGACCTTGCTGCCGAGACCAAGTGGTTCTATGACGTCGGCCTGGTTGTCGACGTGCCAAAGTTGGCGCACGTCGCCGCCCAATGCGGCAAAGTCGACATTCTGCTGCACGTCATACGCGCGACGTCGCCGACACTGGCGGCCGGCGCGAAGGCGTACGACCAGGACGACATGCAGCAACGGCATCCCGAAACGGGCGCCGCAAGCGCCAGGATTCGCGCAGCGGCCGTGGCGGGCGCACTGGCACGATTCCTAGACACCGGCGACTCGATGATGCACGACTCACTTGTCGAGTGGGGCGTCACGGCGCCATGCCTCGGCCGCATACGCGTGGCCTCTTTCCGCGCGCACGCGTCCTTTTCACGCACTCATACCTGACTCTTGTGTTTTTTGCCCTGCTGTCATTCCCGCCTGTGGTCTCTGAGATGAAAAAAGAAAAAGCCAAAAGAGCACAATGGAAAAAAAGAATCGGACAAGAACGATTTTTGCTTTGTTTGTCTGGGGTTTTCATTCTTTTTGTTGTCTTGTGCGAGACAAGCGCGCTCCTTCACTTTTTGCACGTGCCGGAGGGCACGATTAGGCCGCCGACTTTGTCCAATAAAGGGTCGAGTCGCCATTGAGATAGACGACGCCGGCGGCGGTGGTGCCCATGTAGGTGCCGTGAGCGCTCTTGAGGGTCCACTGGTTGCCGGCGTTGATGATGACCTCCCACTGTTCCCATGAGCCGACCGACGTGGCATCGGCCCTGACCCAGCCGCCCGGATTGGCCGACAGATAGCGGTTGGCATAGGATTTAAAGGTGTACTTGCCGTTGGACAACCGGGCGACGGTCCACTTTTCCTTGGTCGTGGCCACGTACCAGAGCGAGGCCACGCCCCCGTCGTCTTGCGCCGTCAATTGGCGCCCGCTCGTGGGCGACACCAGAGTGACCAGCTGAGACAAGGGCTGGGCCGACGGGGTCGGCGACACAGAGGGGGTTCTCGACGGCGACGGGGTCCGCGAGGGCGTGGGCGAGCGCGAAGGTGTCGCAGACGGCGAAGGCGCCACGGGATGGTCGTACTCGATGATGGCACCGCCGTCGGCGCCCGCGCTCGCTCCATCGTAGACAAACCCGGTCACACAGGTCATGGACGATCCGGCGCCCGAACCGCTATTGGCGGGCGGATATGCGCCCGTGTTGATGACAGCATTGCCGCCGTTGCCGTTGAATCCGGCAGCGCCGCCCCAACCGTAGCATGCCGATGTCAGGTGGCCCGCGCCGCCAGACCACGAACGGCCGGGCGACGTCCACCCGGCGCCTCGATTAAAAGGTTGGGCGAAATAACCATTGACAAAGCCGTAGCCGGCGCCGGCGCCGCCGGCCTTGACGTCGCCCACCATGGCACCCTCGGTGGGAGGCCCCACCGGGTTGTTGTCCACGCCGCCCATCGGCGTGCCGCCCCCAGGCACCGGTCCGACGGCCGACGACGCCTGGCCTCCGCCGCCTCCGCCCTGGCACGCGCGGTCCTCGTTGGCGTCGGTGACCTTGGCGCCTCCGCCGCCATAGGCCACGGCGCGAAACAGTTGCACGTTGCCCGGACCCGTGGCCGTGACGATCGTCGGACCGCCGTCGCCCGCGACACCGCCACTGTAGACGGGGTCGTATTCGCCGCTGTCGCGCGGCGCGCCGCCCTGCCCCACGGTAATCTCCCACTGGACTTGGTCGACCGGCACGCCCCATGTGTCGCTGCCCGTCGAGCGACCGATAATGGCGGCGCCGCTGCCTCCGCTGGCGCCGCAATAGGCGTTGGTCGCCGAGGCGCCGCCGCCTCCCCACAGCGTCACCGACACGTTGGTGGCGTTGGCCGGAGCCGACCACGTCTGCGACGAGGGCACAAAGACGCTATAGCGATAGAGCGCGCTCGCTGTCGGCATCGTGGCCGCGAGACAAGAAATCGCGACGACAACAGCAACCACCACGGCGCAGGGTCGCATTGTCTCTTTCTTTTTCTCACGCATGTCAAGCCCAAAAGGAAAAAAAAACGAAAAGAGAACCTCTCTTTGTGCTCTCTCTGCTGTTGTTATTGCTGTTGTTGTGTGACGCCGGCGACGCTTGTGGCCGCAGAGTCTTTTTTTATCCATGCACGGCGTCCTATTTTTGCCCTCGGACGACTTGGCGCGACGCAGGCGCTGCCGCGGTGCTGCCGCGATATGCGCCGTGGCGCCGAGCCGTGTGTTGGCGCGCCTCTCTTTCCCCTTTTGTTTCTTTTTCTACTTTTGTCTATCTTTTGTCTTCCTGTCCTTTTGCCGAGATAGAGAATTCCATGGAGTGCTCTTTTTTTGGTGTCCGTCGCTCTTGGGTGTTGTTTACCGGCACACAAAAGCGCATCCGGGGTCCGCAACAAAAGGCCACGGCCGACACCCTTTTCCTTCGACCAGGAAGGCCGTTTCTTTTTTTGAGTGCGTGCTCATTGGTTGGCCCTTTATGTTCGGAAAAAAAAGGGATGCGCAGCGGGACGGTAAAGAAAAAAAGGGGCAACGACGGGCCTGCCTCTGGCCGTCCTTGTTTCCTTGCGTGCGCGTTGGCCTATCTCGCTCTCTTTCTTTTGTGTGTTTCCTGCCCCAAGAGAAAAAAAAGGAGACATTTCTCGCCTTTGTGTTGCATGGGCCAAAAAGGAGGGGGAAAACATAGAGGACCTAGACGGTCGTCTTGGTCCAATAGAGCGTTGAATCACCGTTGAGGTAGATGACGCCGGCCGTGGTGGTGCCCATGTAGGTGCCGTGCGCGCTCTTGAGGGTCCACTGGTCGCCGGCGCCGATGATGACGTCCCACTGTTCCCATGCGCCGACCGAGGTGGCCTCGGCCCTGACCCACCCGCCCGGGTTGGCGCCGAGGTACCGCCCGTTGAATCCCCTAAAACTGTATTTGCCGTTGGAGAGGCGGGCGACGGTCCACTTTTCCTTGTACGACGCGCCGTACCACAATGATTTGACACTGCCGTCTTCCTGTGGCGTCAGCTGCTTGCCGCTGATGGGCGACACCAGCGTGACCAACTGCGACAGGGGCTGCGCAGTCGGACTCGACGACGGGCTCGGCGTACGCGACGGCGTTGGACTCCTCGACGGCGTCACCGACGCGGTGGGTGACGGCGAGGGCGAAGGAGCGGTCGGGTGCTCGTATTCAATCACGACGCCGCCATCGGCGCCCGCCAAGTCGTTGGCCAATGTGTAGGTCTTGCAGGCCTCTGCCGAGCCACCACCGGAGCCGCTGTTGGCAGCCGGACCGCGCCATGCCCCGCCGTAGCCCGGTGCGTTGTTGGAACCGTCGCCTCCGTTGGCGCCGTAACCGGCCCCGCCGCCGTACGACCGGCACAGCGTGCTCGATCGGCCGGAACCTCCGGTCCACTCGCGCCCAAAGCCGTGCCAGCCGGCGCCGCTCGTGGTGTACCCGTAGCCGCCGCCTGCGCTGCCCGCCTTGACGTCGCCCGCGATACCGCCCTCCTTGGGCAGGCCGTTGCGGTCGTTGTCGACACCGCCGGATGGGCTGCCGCCGCCGGGCACGGGACCAACGGCGGATGAGGCCTCGCCGCCACCGGCCCCTCCCTGGCACCCGGTGCGGTCGGCGTCTGACGAGGCCCTGCCGCCGCCGCCACCATACGCCGCGGCGCTAAAGAGCACCGCGCCGTCGGGCGTCGTCACAACCACCGTTGTGGCACCGCCGTTGCCGCCGGTCGCTTGTTGGGCGCCCGCCGGACCCGGCGCGCCGCCCTTGCCGACGATGATGGTCCACACGGCGCCACTGGGGTCGATCGCCCACCCGGCCGTGTCGACGAGGCGCCCCACGATCGCCGCGCCGCTGCCCCCTCCCGCGCCGCAGTAGAGCGTGCTCGCCGATCCGCCACCGCCGCCCCACAGCGTGAGTGTGACATTGGTCGCGTTGACCGGCAACGACCACGCCTGCGACCAGGTCACGGGCACTGTGTAGCGATACGCGCCGACCGCGGGAACGCACGCAAAGCACCAAAGGACCAAAAAGGCAAAGCCAAACACCGCCGCGGTGTTGGAAAGTGCGTCTGTTCTTCTCGCCATCGCCCCTCTTTTTTTTTCGCTCAATGGCAAAAAAACGCGGCCTTCTTTTCTCTCGATTTTTTTAAAGTGCGGTGTGTGTTTTTTGCCGTCGGGCGGGCCAGGTCGTCTTTTGCCTTTCGAGGGGTGGCCCTTTTGCGTTGGCGCGCGCTACTGAGAGCCCCCACGACACGGCCGCCGCCGCCGCGCGCGCACCCTTTCGCCCTAATGGAAAAGGGACGCAACAAAAAAGAGAGAAACGGCAACCTATTTTTTAAAAAAATATGCTTTTGTTTCTATTTTTTTCTGTTTGGGCGTCGGCTGTCGCTTTTTTTTGGTCGCGCTTATCCCTTTCTCTGTTCATGCGGCCAGCATCTCGCGGGGCAGCAAGGATGAAAAAAAAAGAGAAGAGGAGGAGAAGCCGGTGCATTATCTTTCGGTCTGTTTTCCTTGGCGTTTTTCCCTTTTTTTTCTTCCCATTGCGGAAGCGCGACGGCAGGCAGCGGCCGGCGTGGGGTTTTCGAGCGGGAAAAAGGATCTGTGTTTCTTTTTAAGAAAAAGCCCTGCCGAGCCGCGGGGGGGGGCACTCGGCGGCATCGACGCGGTGAATTGACTGAGCCTCCGGGCTAACGCCAACAAGAGGCGCGAGCGGTGCGGTTTGGTGGTCGTCGATGACAAGAGGAGGCCCTGTTCGCGCGGATTATCCCCCGCATAGCTTTTCTTTGTCAAAAAAAGAGAGAACAGGGACGGCAGAGCAGCGGCCGCCCTCTCTCGGCGCCTGTCCCTACCGGGGGGAAAAGAAAAGACGAGAGGGAAAAAGAGATGTCGAAAAATGTGGGCGTCCGCCATACCGAGCGTTCTTGTGCGGGTGCGCCGCCTGGATGCGGACGGCACCAAGCGCAAACAAAAAGGCCCGGATGCCAACGGCGGCCACTCCCCTCCTCCGTGGCCGTGCGCGTGCCGGGACCTCCGGGTCCTCCCGGCGCGCCGGGCGCAGTAGGTTCCTCTGGCCCGCAGGGCATACCCGGCGCGATCGGGGCGCCCGGTCAAGCGGGGCCGGCCGGCACCGTCGGGTCCCAAGGTCCGACCGGCGCGCAAGGACCTCCTGGCGATGCGGGACCGGCTGGACCACCAGGTCCGCCGGCCTCCCCGACCACAGTGGCCTTTCGAGCCACCAAAAACCTGGCGCAGGGCACGCTCGGCCCGGGCACGACAACGACGGTCATTTACCAGCAAGAGATCTTTGACCTGGCCGACGGCGCCGCATCCGACAATTACGACCCGGTCACTTCGGCCTTTACCGCGCCCGTGAGCGGCGTCTACCGATTCCAAGCACCCAGCACCGTGATTCGGTTCCTCGCCCTATCCAACAATGTCGTTTTTCGGTTGGTTGCCGACAGCGGCGCGCCGCCCATCGAGCGGTGGGTGGCCGTCCCGGTCGTCTCTGGTGTGACCGACACGTTCGCCGCGGGCCTCTCGGGAGACTTTCTTCTCGCGGCCGGCCAAACGGTGCGCGTCGAGGTGACGGTCAACGGACCCGGCGTTGTGGTTATCCCCGTCAACCCTCCGGCCCCATCGTTCACCGGCGCGCTGGTCATGCCAACCGAAGCTGCCGGATGAGTTTGCAGAGCGACATAGCCTGTGCTCGCCGGGCGCTGCCGTCGTCAAAAGAATGACAAAGAGAGGAGGTGGCTCCATAGGCGTGCAACACATTCAAAAAAAATTGTCTACAGCGCAAGCAACGGGCGCACACAAAGAGGAAGGGGGGGGCAAAGTGTCGACCGGCCCTCGTCAGACGCTTGGCGACGTCCCCCTTTTGTGAACCGCCGACAGAACAAGGGCCGCCATCCAAACAAGCAAACAAGTGGATCCCTCGGCAATGCATCGGCCGGACCACGCGCATCTCGATTGTCGAGTCGGCGTCACCAGCCACGTGCGCCGGCAACGTGCCGCCTGTTCTGCCGCGGCTGCGCATGGTGCGTCTGCCGACACCGTGGGCGGCCCAGCCCGCGGTCAGCCGTGCACGACCATGGGGGCGTTTGCGGAGCCCGGTCCCGCCGGGTCGCCGGGTGCGCTGGGTCCGCGCGGACCCGCGGGGGCGTCGGGACCCCCCGGCGGCGTTGGTGCCGCCGGGCCGCGGGGTCCGCCAGGACCTGCCGGCGCCGGCGGTCTGCCCGGCCCACCGGGTCCGGTGGGGCCACGCGGACCGCCGGGGGCACAGGGTGCGCCCGCGAGCACGGTGGCCTTTGCCGCGCAGGGTCTCGCCGCGCAGGCCATCTCATCGGGCGTGCCCATAACGGTCGCCTACGAGAGCGAGATCTACGACCTACAGGACGCGGCCGTGGCCGCCAATTACGACCCGGCGACCTCGACATTCACGGCGCCGTTGGGCGGTGTGTACCGATTCATTGCCACGGCCAACGGCACACAAACCGACGGGACTCCAAATGTGGTCATCGCTCTTGTGACCAGCGCCGCCGGCCAAGGCGACACCTCGGCACAGTTTATCGTCTACGACGGCGTGGGCGTGGACGGCGATTTCGGCGCGTCCCTCTCGGCAGACTTTGAATTGAGCGCAGGCGACACGGTGACGGTGCAGGCATCGATCGCTGTTGGACCCGGCACCTTTACGCTGGCACCGGCCGCCGCCGTCACGCGCACCTTTGCAGGGTCGCTGGTCATGCTCGTCGGCGATGCCTAGGCGCAGGCCCTGCGTTCTTTTTTTTTGTTCCCGTTGTCTTCTCCGTTCCTCCCTGCAGTGGGTTCCCGGCCCGCCGGTCAATGAGAACATCCCCTTCCCTTTGCGCCTTCCTTGGGTTTTTTCTTTTCGAGTCCGTCGCCCTGTGCGTTCTGTGTTTTTTTTCTCTCGACGAGACAGATGGACCCGCCGGCCAAAAGAGAATGCGATAGAAAAACGGGGCGCACAGCAAGGCTGTCGCGCGCCAAAGAAAGACTCAAATTTGCTTTTTTGTGGCACCCGCTGTTGGCGCTGTCGGTTGCAGCAAAGAGTTTGTAAAGTCACCAGCATGGAAGATTGGGCGCAAGCCATTACACACGCGCAAACACAAGAACAACACAATATCACCAACAGATCTTTTTGATGAGACAACGCGCCCACCTAAACCGCGGTCCTGGTCCACTAGAGGCTCGAGACGCCGTCGAGGTAGACGGCCCCGACGACGGTGGTACCCATGTAGGTGGCGTGCGTGCTCTTCAAGGCCCATGGATTGCCAGCGTTGATGATCATATCCTACTGTTCACGCGAGCCGACCGACGTGGCGCCGGAACGCGCCCAACCGGCCGGATTCGGCCGGCACGTAGCGGTTGGCATACGACCGGAAGGTGTGTTTGCCGTTGGACGATCGGGCGGCGGTCCTCTTTCCTTGGTCGTGGCCACTCACCGGAGCGAAACCACGCTCCCGTCGTCTTGCGCCGTCAATTGTTTGTCGCTGATGGGCGACACCAGGGCCGCCACTTGCGTCAGCGGTTGAAGCGATGCGTAATGCGTGATCGAGGGCGACGGTGAACGCGATGGCCAAAGGCGACGGTGTTGGCGATGGCGCCATAGAAGGGCGATAGCGTGGGTGCCAGCGTGTGTTGTACTCAATGGTGATGCCGCCGCCGGCGCCGGGCACATACTGGTCCATCCTGTGGGGCGCGCAGGGGCTTGGACGAACCGGCTCCGCTGCCGCTGGTGGCGGGTGGGAGGCTTGGGGACAAACCCGGACCGCCGGTGTTGTTGGACGCGAGCCCGTCGCCGCCGTCGTAGGCGCCGTCGTCGCTCCACGAACATCGTGGCGCCCGTCGTAAAGGGCTGATCGATGTGGGCGCCCACACATCCATAGCCGCCACTGGCGCTGTAGGCCTTGGCGTCGCCCATCGTGGCGCCCCTCCTTGGGCGGCGCCAGGCGATCATCGTCGGCACAGCCCGACGTATTGCCCGCGCCGGGTCCGGGTCCATCGGCCGGCGAGGCCTTACCGCCGACGGTACCGCACTGGCATCTATCGCGCGAGACGGCCGACGACGAACTGCCCGCCGCCGCCGCGTCCATAGGCCTTGGCCTTGAAGAGCACGGCACCGCCGGGCGCCACAACGGCGACCGACGTGGGAGCGCCGTTGCCTGCCACGGCCTGTGGAGAGCCGGGCGGCGGCGGCAGGCCGCACTTGCCCACGGTGATCACCCACAATGCGCCGTCGACAGACAAGGGCCATCCGGTAGGGTCGGCGGCGCGTCCGATGATCGCGGTGTCCGCCGGCGGCGTTGGCGGCGCTCCCACGGTACGCTGTGGTCGACGAGCCGTCACCGGCACCCCACAGGATCAAGACGACGTTGGTAGCCTTGGCGGGCGGCGCCCAAGTGCGCGATTCCTACACAGAGAGCGTGTAGTGGTAGGCGTCTTGCGACGGGACCAAACATCACAGCACAACGAGAGCGGACAAGATCGCCGGCATCGCTTGCGTCCGCTTTGATCCGTCGGATACCATGGCACGGCGGGCTGCCGTCGTGGCCGAGGGTTTTGGCTATTTTTCCTTAGCCCTTTCACCTTGCTGTGCACTCCTTTTGCGGCGCCGCGCGCGCGCAACTCATCCCAGCGCGTGCGCAGAGGGGGGGAGCAGTCGGGACGACCATCCCGGCGGCGCCAACACGGCGACAGGCAGGCATATGTTTGTCGCCTTCTTTTTCTCTTGCGTCCTTTTTCTGGTGCGCTCTATCGCTTTCTTTTTGTCGACGTGAGGCGCGACGCTCGCAAGTCGCGCACGCGCCAACACCATCGCCACGGCAGGGGTGAAAAACCAGATTGCGACCGCACAACTCAAGAGAAAAAGGATGGGGTGTCGCTGTCTGTGCACCGAGCCCACAGCCACGCAAAGGCGCCTATGCTTTTTTTTCGTTGTTAAGAAACCTTTCTTTTTTCTTTTTGGGAAAAAAAAGGGCGGATCAATGCGCGCAAACACGAGGCGCAAGGGCGCAGGCAAGATACGCTAGCGCCGTCCATACGGCAACGAGCGCCAACAAGGAGACGGTCCGTCCGAGTCGACGACTGCAGGGCGAGATTGGTAGAGAGCGCGCGTCGGGCGCAGGCTGTGCGTCTGCCTGGACAGCGCAGCACCGACCCACCCTGCAGAGCCGGTCCTCTTCTTGACAACCGTCGTCGCGATCTCGGCGAGAAACTACGCGACGACGGTGGGGTGACGGATCATGGAGCATATGCTGTGGCGGCGTCTGAAGCGGACTAGCGTACTCTTGCGATTGATGTTCCAAGCATGCGCCGTCGGCATCAAAAACCTCTTTTGGCACGACGTCAGCATGATGACGCGCTGGTAGTGCGCTGTCTCTCGGCACATCACCAGAGGCATTTGCTATAAACGAATGTGCCATGGCGTGCGGCAGTAGACCGGGGCGAGAGCGCGAATTCGGCGATCGCCGGCGCGACCCAAAGGCGCTTGCGAGGCCGCTCTCGAACGACCCGACCGCCGGCCGGGGCTTTGGTTTGCGAAACTCAATGGCGCACTCGTAGAGGGCGTGCAATTGGTCACCCGAGGCCGCGCCTGTAAAGCCCGGTTGAGTTGGTGATCGCGATGGCAGACACGCGGGCGCGATGGTGTCCATGGCTGTGCTGCGGCGTGTACGCGCGGAATGCGGAATGCGAACAAAACTAGGGAAAAAGGCAAACTCATTGCGCTGTGGCATTTTCTTTCTTTTTTTACGGGTTGTCGACACGTAACCAAAAAAAAATGATAAAACAGCGGTAATTGGTCGCTCTGCGGCTTGTTTGGTGCGCGCGCGCGTGCGAGGGCGCAATTGGACAAGACGGTCTCGCACTGCGCGTGCCCAAGTTTTCACATAGTGGTTGTTGTGTGTCTAGGAAAAGAAAATACGAATGACGACGGCGGTGGCGGCGGATGTCGACCGTGCAGGCACCGGTGCGGACCCGGCCGACCTTTTGCCGGTCGAGTTGTGGCATAAAATTCTCAACGGGTGTGATGACCGAAAGGGCCTCTTGTTTTTAGACCCTCGCTTTCGCTTTGCAGCCAGAGCCACGTGCGCTCTGTGGCGTGCCATCCTGGAGCGATCGGGACCCGATTTCGCCGCGGCCTTGAACGCGCCGCCGTGGCGGTGTCAGACGGCGCGCCCGTGGCCTCTACATCCGTGGTACCGGGCCCTCATGGACGGTCGCGCCGTGTGCCTGTCAGCCCTCGTCACCATGATCGCACATGGCGCCGGCGGATGGCACGCAGATCCAGAGACCTTTGTGGGATGGTTTTCGACGCACGTCCCCCGTGCGCATCGCCATCACGCCGCGCTGGTCATGCTCATGTCGCCCGCCGCGCATGTCGTCGAGTACGTTTGTGAGGTCAGAGCGCGCGACGCCGATTCTGCCACCGAGGGCCGACTGTTTGATGTGTTGGCGTGCGGTCTCAAGCGTCTCACGCGAGGCCCTACCTATCGTTCCCTTCAGGCACGGCTCTACAACTGGAGCCGGATCACCGTGGCCGTCGGTCGACTCGTTGATTCTGCGATCGAAAAGGAGCACGACGGCCTCTTGCGTCAAATCATCCAAGCGCAGGACGGGATCGTCCATCGCAGACACTGGAAGATGGCCCTGCGGGCTTCGGGTCCGGCTTGCCTCGACTGCATCGCCGATTGTGAACCCCGTTACGACATATCGCAAATAACGGAAGAGCGACTCGCATCCAAGACGATCGCCGGGGCGGTCAAGTATGGTCGCCACTGGGTGCTCGATCGAATGCGCGCCAAGTGCAGCGCCTTTAAGCCCTCGGACGTCTTTGCCGAGGCAATGGCGCAGGGCGCCGTCTCCACGCTCGATTGGGTCAGAGCGCATTTTAAAAAATGGCTATTGCAGTCCATCGCGGGACTCACTGTCACGGCCGTCAACAAGATGTCCCGTGCCGCCGCGGACGCCGAAAATAAGGCCGAGCGCTCGTTCGGGTGGATATGCGATCATATGCGCTCTGCGTTTGGTCCCGCCGATCGCGGCGCGCTCTTTAACGCCATCGTCGCAGGCCGCCATTTCAGACTGTTGCTCTTTCTGCTCGACAGGCACTTTTTCCGGGTGAACGCAAAGGTCATGGCGCGCGCGTTTGCGCTGTGCCTTGCCGAGCGCGACCACCTGCGTTCGGCATGCGCGCTGCTGAAAGCGGCAGACGCATACTTTCCCTCGGACGTTGACCTGTGGCACCGTGTCATCGTGCCCGCCATGTACGAAAAGGGCAACGTACGTGCTAACTGCCTTGCGCGCGTCTTGTGCGCTGTTGCTCTCGGGGTGCGCGCGGACCGCGGCGACGTCTACATCCTGGACGGCACGCGTGAGAAGAGTGTGTGGTGCGCCGATGGACAATGCTGGTGCGATCCCCAAACGGAAATGGCTGCCTCTCTGGCGGAACAACTGCTGCGCTGGTGCCGTCCCGTGGCGCGCTTTGACAACATGGGCGCTGGGCGTCTCTACGATCGGACCCGACTGCCCACGCGGACCTACATGGCGCTGCGCCGGCTCGCCATGAACAACAGCGCGTACCCCTCCCGGCCCGATCCGCGCGACCCCGATCCACCCCTCTTCTATTGACCGTTGTTGCGACATATGTTTTTTCCATCTCCCTGTTTTGTCCGGCCTGGTTGCGCCTCCTCTTTTTGCTTTTTTGTCACGTTGACCTTTTTGCAAGAGGGCGCCGGTTCAATCTCTGCGGCAAGCGACCGAGCATCCATCAACGATAAAAAAAGAAGGGTGACTTTCAAAGAGAGGCCTTTTCCATGGAGGGTGGGCACTTTTCGGTGCTCGGGCTGCCGCCGTCGCGCCGTATCTGATCGTCCCTCATCACCCGCAATCTTATCCTTTCTCAGCGATCCCTCTATTCGGATCTTTTGGAGGCCAACGGCCCGAGTCTGGGGGCTTTGTGCTCGCCTGCACCGAGTCCTGTTGTGATTTCGCGCCTCCTCGGTCCAAAGGGAAAGTGTGTTTGTCGATGGCGACCGCACCGCAGGTTCAAATCTGGCGCCAGATAATTCCATCTCTTCGGCGCCGACTTTGCAATGGCATGGGACACGGACCGCGCGGGCCAAAACACGGCGACCGAGAAAAACCATGCCTCGTCGGTCACCGTCCCAGCGGGGGCAAAAAAATGCACAGGCAATGTCGTCAAAGAGTCGGCATTCCATTTTTTGCCACTACATTGCCGGTGCCCGCACGCTTTCCAAATTTGTTCTGACAAGGCCCGGTTCTTTTGGTTTGTCAGACAATGTCGACGCAATATGATTTGCCCAATAGAGTAAAACTGTCCTTTCATAAAAAGAGGCCGACAAATTCCAGGCAACACAAAAAAGAACATTTGCCCGACCAACGCACAACACGATACGATATGGCCTCGACGACTGCCATTGCGCCGCTTCAACCCACAGGCCCCACCAACGAAGGACGGCAGCTGTCCCAAATCGAAAACGACCGACGGCTGGACGTGTCGCACCTCACAGACGAGGTGCTGGGCATAGTGCTGGCTCTCGCAAATGAACTCGATGTGCCGGCCACGCAACTCGTCGACGACAAGGCACGCGACTGCGCGCCTTGTATCGACGACAAATTGGCCGGCGATCCGGCGGCTTGGTTCGCGCTTCTCGCCGCCCACGGAGGCCTTGACGTGTTGCAGTGGGCGCGAGCCAACGGATGCCCTTGGGACGAGGCGGCGCCGGCGCTCGCAGCCATGCGCGGCCACTTTGACACCATCAAGTGGCTCCACGCCAACGGGTGCCCGTGGGACGCCAATACGTGCGCGGAGGCTGTCCTCGCGGGGCATTCCGACATCCTCGTTTGGTTGAGGGACAACGGGTGTCCACGGGACATGCGGACGTGGCGCTGGGCACGTCTCTGCGACCGCGACGTCGTGTGGGTCGAGACTAACGGGTGTCCTCGCGATGACCATGGTCATGACGATTGACGCGGTCTTTTGTGCCGCCACCCAGCACTAACTAAACACCAGCGTGGCGAGTGGTCGCCTGGGTCTGATCGATGCGCGCATAGCCCATCAAGGAAAATTTGTCTTTCGCACAGGGAGCGCCAACATAAACCGCCTGTTCTCACGCCCCTCCCTTTGTTGCCTAAAATTTGTGTGTCCATTTTAATCTCTTTGCGTGTATGTTCAACCGCCATTCTTTTGTATTCCTCTCGTCCGATTTTGTCCTTTTTTGAAATGGCCTGTAGGCGCAGGACCGGCAACCAAAGGGGAAAAGTCCAAATCCCAAAGCAGCAGCCGAATTGTGTTTGTGCGCTGCGCAAATAGGGGAGCCTCTTTATTGACTTTTTTTGGGATGGGCGAAATGGGCGCTCGACTTTTTGCGACGCGCCACCACCGCATGATTTTTTTCCATGTCGCCGCTCTTTTTTCCATTGCGAAAAAAAGGAGAGGACACAGAATGGCATCATGACATTGGACCAAAATATTGTCCATCCCATTACAAATCGCGTTGGGAAAGCGCGCCTACACATTTTTTTGCTCGCCCACATTGCGGCGACAAGAATCTAAAGAATCAATTGTCATTGGCAGCGCACATAACCAACCAATAGCAAACCGAGTCATAAACACGGCCGGTAACATAAAAATCGCCCAAGCACCCACAACGCCAGACACGGACAAAATAGCCGCCCTCTCCACGCGACCCGACAACTCGGCAACCATGAAAAGCAATGGCGTCAGCAGCGAGCAGACCCGAGACGAATTACCGCTTCCCGATGAGATCCTGTCGGTGATCCTGTCGCTGCTAAAGCAGCGCGACCGATGGCGGGCGGCGGGTGTCCAGAGGCGCTGGTATGTGTGCTCTGGTCGGCCGGACCTGCTCGACTATTGCAAGGCCAACGGCGGCGACGCGAGGATTTGGTGGTGCGCCGTGGTCACGGGTCGTATCGACGTGCTCAAGTGGTCCTTTGACCGGGGGATGCGCTATGGGCAGTCATCGATGGCGGGCATGATGGCGGCCAAGAGCGGCCACCTCAAGGTCCTCAAGTGGCTTCGACGTCGGGGGTTCGTCATGGGACCCGACACGTGCGCGGGAGCAGCCAAAGGCGGGCATCTCAAGGTGCTCAAGTGGGCTCTGCGCAAGGGCTGCCAGTGGGACAGTTCGACCTGCGCAGAGGCCGCCCGTGGGGGCCATCTCGACATTCTCCAGTGGGCGCGAAGAAAAGGTTGCCCGTGGGACAAGTGGACCTGCATCGCCGCTGCCGACGCAGGGCGACTCGACATTATCCGGTGGGCGCACGCCAGGGGCTGCCCGCTGAGCAAAAAGGTTTGCGCTGCTGCGGCCAGGCGCGGCCATCTCAAGGTGCTCAAGTGGGCGCGGGCCAACGGGTGCGGCTGGCACCGCATGGTCTCGACACACGCAGCCTGCGAAGGCCGTCTCAAGGTGCTCAAGTGGGCCAAGGCCAACGGATGCCCGTGGAACGAATCGATCTGCATCGATGCGGCCGAATGCGGCCATCTCAAGGTCATCAAATGGGCACATCGCAAGGGCATGCCATGGGACCGGCGCGTGTGCGAGCGCGCCGCTGCCGAAGGCCGTCTGGACATCTTTCAGTGGGCGACGCGCAAGGGCTGCCCCTGGGGCAACTCCATCAGAAAGGCCGCCAAGTATGGCCACATCGAGGTACTGGAATGGGCGATGGCCAACGGGGGCGTGTGGGACGACGACATATGGAGAGCGATCGAATACGACGGATGCCGCAAAGGCAGAGTGCGCAGGTGGGCCGCGGCCAACGGCATTTCTGTGCCTAGCAAAGAATGTTAATAAAAAGAGAAAAGGAGTTTATGCATCATCGCACTGTCTCGGACGTCGCCGTCGGTTTGTTGCAGTCGACATTGGCGGTTGTTGTGTAACCACAAACTGGCACAAGCTGCAAAAGACACGAACCAAAGGCCGGAAAAAATGGTCGGTGCTGTCGGGCCGTTTTCCCGAGGCGCAACAGCGGGGGAGGCGCGTGTATTTCTTTTTTGGGTTGCCTTTACGCGGTTTCCGCGGCACCCATCCATGCCGGTGCGGTTTGAGCGCCGGTGCAAAGGACAGGACTGTAGTTTGTGCCGGTATCCCTCTCTTTCGTCTTCTTGTCCTTTTTTTTGTTTGGATGGAACGATAGGGCAGCTTTGGACATCTCGCGCCATCATTTTGCTCGCCGGCGGCGGGCTACGCGTGCCGAGGCTATGTCCAGCACACACCCACACAAGAACAGAGCCGTGCGCGCTCTTTACCTGCCGGTGCGACGGCGTCCGTGGGATCGCAGGGCGCGCCCACCAGATGCGGCAAGGGCTTGCAAGGGAAAAAACTCGAACGACAAACGCAAAAAGATGAAAAGGAATCGTCTTTGCCCTTGTTCCAAGGTCACCTCATCCCGCTGACAAAAGGACACGGCGCTTGTTGGCCTCGGGCAGTTAGTTCCTCCTCGGTGACGACAATTTCGGTTTCGACGTAGGCCAGTTCAGATTCGTACTGGGCAATCTGATCCTATCTCTTGAAGTTCTTTCAGAGCGCCATGTCCGTAACGGGTGCCCTCGATCGTGTTGACATGGACATACTTGTCCTCGATGGCGTTGCTGATTGAGTGTGCTCCTTGTAGCGTCGCTTTAGGAAGCGTTCTATGTCTTGGGTTTCGACGTCGATCAGGTCCTCGCGTGTGATCGGTGGATCCTCGTCTCCCATGGTCGCCAAAAGCAGTTGCAGCAATGACTGCGCGGGTGGCGGCGGTCGCAGTGGTCCGCGAGTCTGGTGCTCGTGAGGAAAACAAGCACGGTCCAAATGTGCGGCAATGAATGATCAACGCGCATTCCGTTGACCAATGATAAAATTAAGTTTGAAAGGGCAGCGAAACTGTAATTGGATGTTCCAATGGGGTCCAAGAATGAGCGCGCTCCGATGCGTCCTGATGTGGCTGCCCGACCCTCGCCGACGCACCGACCACATCAAATAAGGAAAAAGAGGCGCGGGGGGTGTTGGTTTGACTTTTGCCCGTCGAATCGGCGCCGCAGGATAGGCCCAATATGAGCAGGCGGGCAGGGAGGACCCAATCCCATGGCCTTTTGGTGCGCGCGCCCAGCCAACCCAAGAGAAGGCGCTTGCCTTTGTCCGTTGTTGTCTTTTGCTGGTCCGACCAATCGCAAACTGTTGATGCCTCGCAAGGGCGCCCGAAAACCAAAGGCGCGGAAAGAGCCAGCGCGTAGCCTCTTTTTTCGTTTTTTTTTCTATAGCGTCATACGGCGCCACACACAACCATCTCGCCGACAGCGCGATGGACTGTCACGGGTTGTCGTTGCCCGTCGAAATTATGTGCATCGTGCTCGATCATCTGCCCAATCCGTGGTGGGTGGCCGCTGCGTGCACATGTCGATGGTGGCGCTCGTGCGCCCGTACGGCCTGGCTTCTGCTGCGGCGTGACATGATCTGCGGACCGTTGCCGGAACTCGACCACACCTTGAATGCATCTGTGCTTGGCGGATACATCGGCGCCGCGCTGTGGGCTGCCGGGATTGTCGGCGTAGACTTGGGCGCCACGCACTCGACAACGGAATGGATGGCATCCACTCTGCCGCGCTCGTGGCAAGAGGCCGTAACCAAGGCCATCCTCACCGAGCGCGATGACATTGTCTCGTGGATCGCGCAGTACGGCCTTCAACGGCGTCTTGTCCCAGAGATCGCTGCTGCACACGGGCGCATTGATTGCATTGAAAGACTACCCCCTGACGTGCAAACGATTTGGACCCGTCGAGTTCTACCATGCGCGCTGGCCCACGGAGATACCAGATGCGTGGATATGCTCTTGGCCAATGCGCATGTACCGGTCGAACCACAGGCTGCCTATATCGCTGCCATCACTCTGCCGCAGTACGTCGACGCCATCCTTTTGCGCGTGCGCCCGTCCCTCTGGGATAGCAGAGAGATCGATGGCGCGGTCCGTTGGCTCGCGACGCAAAACCATCCCTTTGATGGGTTGTCCTCTACACCCGTGGTCGGCACACAATGGATGAGACGCGAAACAACTGTCCTTGATATCGAGACCTGGACGTGGCCGCCCATGCGACGCCTCAATCCGGATGATATGCTCAAACGAGACGCGCTCTTCTTCTATTACGGTCCTGACGGTGAGCCGGCGTCAGTCCACTGGCACATACGCCACTTGCTCCGTCCGCTCCACATGGATGAAGCCTCGGATAGGGCAATTTGGCGCATCCTTCAACATCACGTGCGAGTGCCAACAACTTTACAGCGCCGATTCCATGGCCGCACGGGCATACGCGTGGGTTCCGTGGCGCACATCGTGAGACCCGACGACAGCGACGATTCAGAATAAACACACATTTCCTGGTATCGTCGCCTTGCATAGAAGAGCGCTTGTAAATCAAAAAAGTGTGGCCGGCCAGCGGCTTTGATCCGTCCAGCCGGGCGAGCCAGCATTTCTTTTTTTTAAAAAAAAGAGAAGGTACGGAAAATAGGGGGCTTTTGCATTCGGCGCGACGCCGCAGCATCCAGCACGGGGCTTAGATCTTGTTTCTTGTTTGGGCTTTTTGATCGATGGCGCGCACAAACCGAGCGGCCACGCTCCGTTAGAAGAAAAAAAGGCGCGGCCGCGCGTGACTGGCGCATGGTTTGGCACGACGACGGTGCGAGCAAATGAAGACAGGGACTTGTTTCGTCCGGATATTTTCCTCACCAGGCCACTCCCCCCTTCCGTCGTTATTTTTCTGCAACACGAGAGCACACGGAGAACAAAGAATCTCGCACGAGCCCGCATATGGACCAAAGAAAAAAGGGAAAAAATGCCATTGGTCGCCCCGCGAATGGTGTCGGCGCTATCGAGTTTTGGGTTGGTCGGCCGAGAGAAAAAAGGGGGCTGTTGCTCGCCACGACGACAAAGGAACACCAACGCACAAAGCCGACCGCACACCGGCGTACAAGAGCCAAGCATGATCAAGTCGTCATCATCATCAACGTCAAGGGAAAACGGTTATGATGACGCCCCCTATGAGACGGACCAGACGCCCATGCAAGAGCCTACTCTATCTGGAACGATCGACAACCTGCCTGTCGAAATCCAAGTCATGATCGTCGACAGACTCACCTCGCCGCGCGACCTCTTGGCCCTGCGGGCGACGTCGCAGGCGTGGCGCCTGTTGATGACGGGCGACCAGGGGCATGTGCGCGCGCTCTGCCGCACGTTGCTTCCCGACGAGGCCGTAGACCGTCTGGGAGAGCATCGCCATGCCGACGCCCTCGCGTGTGTCGTCTACGGCATCCTCAAGACCGCCGGCGTGTCGCTGCGCTCTCTTCAGCCAACCCAGCGATATTGCACTACGTACTGGGTGCCGCGCGTGATGGACACCTTTTGCGGTTGGGGCCTCTCGATGGCCGAGTCGCGCGTCTATGGAGACGCAGTCCCCTTTCGGACGTGGTCGGTCGGCCGCTGGTCCGATGACAAACTCGTCGACGGCATGACACGCGCTCAACACGTCGTGCCCGAAGTGCTGGGCTGCATGTGGCGCCCGCATGTGCTTCTCGCCGGTTCGCCCTGCATGCGCTGTAGGACCCATTGCGCGTTATGGACCGGGCGCGTTGTCGGCGGCGTCGCGCACGGACGCGGCGTGTGGAAGATATCGCGCTGTCAGAAATGCCGTGCAACGGACCGCCTGCGCGAGGTGCGATGCGCGGGGCGTTGGACCGAGGGCGCTCTTGTCCACGGCACGATGGCGTGGGGTGGCGATCGCGTCTACGAGGGCGAGTTCAAGTACAACCTCTTTCACGGGCTCGGCGTGCTCGACGCGAACGAAAAGGGAAGCGGCACTCGCTATGTGGGCCAATGGTCAAGGGGACGACCTGACGGCCATGGAACGCTGGTCTACGAGCGCGTGCACGTCGACGACCCCGACCCGGTGCCTTGGCAGTACGTCGGCGACTGGGACCGCGGCGTGCAGACCGGGACGGGCACAAAGGAATGGGCAGACGGCCGTCACTACGCGGGCGAGTGGCACGACGGGCGACCTCACGGACGAGGGTCGCTCACGTATGCCGACGGCAGCCGATACGATGGCGAGTGGCACATGGGCGCGCTTCACGGCCACGGCAAACAGTTTGGACCCGACGGACGTCTGCAGCGCAGAGGCTACTGGATACGCAATTCGCCGTCGTCACGCCTAGCCTTTCGGCGTGTCGCGGATGAAATGGGTCAGGAGAGGTCGATCGCGCAATGTGCGCTGCTCGCGGCGACGCACCCTTTTCACGCTGTCAAGGACTGGCTCGACACGCCGATCAGTTTCTAGTACCCGCCGTCACTGCCGCGTGCGCGGCGCCTGCGTGTATATACTTTCTTTTTCCTGTTTCGAAAAAAACCTCCTTTTTTAATCCCAGAAAAAACAAGCGTAGATCCGACCGCGCGTGCGCCGGCGGCAGGCCAGCGCACCCGCCAAACTCTTAAACTGAAAAAAAGCAGCGCCATGAAAAAGATTTGCGTGGGTCTCAAAAATGTTTGAAACTCGATTGTTTTGCCTGCTCAAAAGAACGGTGGGCAGCACAGGGCGAGACGCGTCCGCTGTCGGCACTTTTTTCTAGTCTCTAAACAACAAGACAACACGACATACTTTTGGGACACTGGGCTGACTTTTTATGACCTGGTTTTTTTTCGCTTTTAAGCGTGTGGAGGTTGTAGCCGGCGTCTCTTTTTTTCTCATGCGTCTAGAGACATTGCACGCGCATGGCATGGGTCATGACGCTTTGCGCATCTTTGCAGCGGCACACGCGACCATCGCGCCCAGGAGGATCAGCCTCCAAGGCGTCGTCATCCACGCAATCTTTGGGCGCATGGCCAAGTCGAAAACGGCCTCGAAAAACAGCCTCAACGCGGTTCCGGCCAAGGCGCCGCACACAATCAAGTCGATACGATCGCGGTACGTCCGATCGTCAAGACGGCTTATGGCGTCGACGAGACGGGCGCGATCGGCCTTGGGTGCGATCCAGGCGAGAGTCGCGGCGGCTCTGGCCCGGACGGCCGCAAGGGCGATACCGTCCCAGACCGTTGACCACGGGGATGCGTGGCGATGGACGGTCGTATACCGACCGCGCGGTTTATCGTATGTGATGCGCTCAACCGCCGTGAGGCGCGTCGTTTGCACTGCGTCTGCAGTCGCAGAGCATCCATAGTCGACCATCCATTCGAGTATGTCGGGGCGATCGGCGCGCGCAGCGTCATAGGCCAACTTGCTCGTGCAGCCGCATTTGCCTCTTTTGTCGCGCGAGTGCAGGGCCTCTAGCACATTCAAAGCGTCGTGTCGATGGTTGATGGCGTGGCGCGACAGTCGAATAAGAATGCCGCTGTTAAAGAGACGCCTCGGCCGGAAATAAGGAGGGTCGTACAGACAGAGGATGTAGCCAATGACGTCTAATCCGCCCCGGCCGACGACGGCGGCTTTGAGGAGCGCCCGCATCTTTTCGAAAATGGGCCGACGCCGCTTGCGCTTCATGCGCGCCCACCCATAGAGCCTGACCTGATACGCCACATCTACGCCGGCGAGGGCGTGCAGGTACATAAAGACATCGAGGCGGCCGCCGCTCGCCGCCGCCTCTGCCCATTGAAAAGACAGTGACTGACCGTCCGGCAGATCCCTTTCCAAAAGTGCCGTGACGGCCTCGATGGGGGCACCCGCACGCAGCCAGGCCAAAGGGCGCACGCGCATGTGCTTGAGCATCCAATACAAGGCATTCTGGCCGATGGCCGTAGAGAACGACGCCACGTCGTGCCCGCTCTGCAACCACGAGACGATAGAGTCGATGATTTCACGCGGCATGTCATCTAGGGAATGCGTATCGCTGCCAGAGTCAGCGGCTTTTGCCATGCGGTTGCTGTTTTTCTCTCTCACCAACCGGATCTCGGGCGCGGTGGGGTTTTCCCTCTGTGATTACGGCTCGCACTGTGGGGGGGGGGTGACCGCCCAAGGCACACCGCCACGCAGATTTATTTTGTGTGTGCTCCTCTGGTGCATTTTCCGGTCTATGGGTCAGCGGTTGCGATTGGAGAGAGGGCGGTCCCGTAATCGCCCAACAAGAGGACCCATATTTACATTCGGCAGATTCTCGAAAAGGGCAAAACAAAGTCATACAAAAGTAAGCATGATGTCCCCGAAAAAGCGTCCGAGGGCATGTTTGTGTCTGCTCGTGGCATGTAAAAAAAGTACCCACAAAAGACACGCCCCACCGCCCATCATGCCTACAATTTCAGGCTGACAAACATCAGGTTCAGACGCTTTTGAGACGCCATGACGACTTTTAATGACTTTATTTATTCGCCCCCGCCTTGGTAGTTTGTGGGCCGCACGCGACTTGGCCGCGGTAAAGTGGTAGACTAGACTCTTGGCCGACCCTAGTCGACCAGATATGAGCAAGGCTCTGGAGCGGCACGCTGGTACATGTGCAGCATGGTATAGGCAACGAGCCTCTCGGAACGATCCACACCCACGCCCAGCACGTCTAAAAAGCGAATTGCTGCTGCCTGACGCTCGGTTGTTGTGACCAGGGCCTCGTGTGTCGGATTCACCTCGACGCGTGGCTTGGCCGGGCTGTGGCGGGCACCATAGGCACCGCAGGGCGCCATGGTATGTGGCCACCACATTTCGACACGCGTTGCTACGCGCGCGGCTTCGATTAGGCGCTCCGATCCCGCGCTATTGCATGACGGCGCATGATATATTTTTGTTTAGAGGCGACCTATGCCAGTCCACGACCTCGCATGCCAACAACACCGCCAAATTTCGCCCGGCGTGGCTGTTTCGCCGCCAACACGGTCGGGCGCACCACGCACATCCTTTTTGTCGCACCACACCGCTGCGCCGTTCGCCTATCAAAAATTGGTATACAACACAACGTAAACGGCCCCAGAGGATTGGATAATTGCACGCTCTCTTTGTCGCCTGGACGAATGAGAGGCAGGGAGAAAAGAGCCCACCATTTGCAAGGGTGGGACAGACAAGGCACCACATACGAGACGCGTGGTGCAACAACGCCACACGGTGATTCCATTGCAATAGAGGGTCGATATGGACGTAGATGGTGCCATCGCCGCCGTTGACACAAACTCGGCGCACGGCATCGGTGACGACCACGAAAGCCGCTCCGACAAGACGGGCGATGACAAACGCGGGTGCCTCCCAGTTCCCAACGAGATACTCGAAATGATCTTGGCCTATGTGGACGACGCCGACGCGATGTCGGCGGCCTGCGTCAACACGAGGTGGTGGTGCGTACTCAACGGTCTCGACACCACCGTGCACCGCCCCACGTATGCGTGCACATGGACACTGGCCGAGAGAGGTCACCTCGTGGCCCTCAAATGGGCGCGCGCCAACGGACGCCCGTGGGACTGGAAGACGTGCGCCAAAGCGGCCGGTGGCGGACATCTCGCCGTGCTCAAGTGGGCACGCGCCAACGGGTGCCCGTGGGATGAGGATACATGCGCTTACGCGGCCGCGCACGGGCACTTGGAGGCACTCAAGTGGGCGCGCGCCCATGGATGCCCATGGAACTGGAAGACGTGCGCCAATGCGGCCGAGAACGGGCATGCAGAGGTGATCGAGTGGGCGCGCGCCAGTGGGTGCCCATGGGATATATCGACGTGCTATGGCGCCGCGCGCGGTGGCCACCTCGGCATCTTGCAATGGGCGCGCGCCAATGGATGCCCGTGGAACGAACTAGCGTGCCTTTATCAAGCGGCTGAGCACGGCCATCTCGATGTCTTGTGCTGGGCGCGCGCCACGGGGTGTGCGTGGGATGTATTGGTGTGTGCCTGTGCGGCGAGGGGCGGACGCGTGGACGTGCTCAAATGGTCTCGTGCCAATGGGTGCGAATGGGACCGGTTGACATGCGCCTATGCTGCATGAGCGGACGCCTGGAGACGCTGCAGTGGGCGCGCGCCAATGGGTGCCCCTGGGACGAGCGCGTGTGCATCGCAGCGACCACTTTTCGGTGCTTGGACGTGCTCAAGTGGGCGGTCGAGAATGGGTGCCCGTGCTACAGAGGGATGTGGACCGAGAGGGAACGGGATGACCTCGAATGGGCACGCAAGTATGGGTACCCGTGGGATCGGCACATCCCCGACTCACCACAACGGAATCTCTAAATGCCCGCACCGCGCACTGCTCCCCGCGCGGCAGACCGTTGATCGAGAGAGACCAAAAAAGTAAAGTCCTTTTTCATGCATAAAAGATACTTTTTTTTTCTTGGTCGCAACCGATCGGGTGGTGCGTGGTGGTCCAACGCCTTTTTTCCTGTTATATGTTTTATGCTTGGGCGGCGACTCATCCCACCCCCTTTACAATATGATCTCCGTTTTTCCGGGCGAATAACCGACGCGTCAGTTTTTTATGACCATAGTAGGGAAAGCAAAGGGGGAATTAACAAAGGGGGTCGGGGGTGAGCCACTGCCCAAGCGCAAGACACGCACACCAAAAAGCCCAACTTGGTTGCCCTAAAACACGACCCGTAAAAATCGAGAAACCCCAATCTGTTCTCTTGCGTTTTTCTGCCGGGTTCGCCGGCGAGGCCTTTTGTCTCTGCTCCGGGATGTCTTTGCGACTTTGGGATGCGCTGTGGACGCGTCGCCACGATAGCGGGCAAATACCGCGCGCGTGCTCGTAGAATGGTCGCCGCGCCTGTGCATGAGGAATCTCGTTTTTGAATGCAAAAAAAAAGAAAACTGCGACGGATTGTGCTCGCTCATCTCTTTCGATCAGCCTCGGGTGTCTGCGGTGCGGTCACATGGCCACAGGCGAAACCGACGCGCAAACATTGTGTCTAAAATAATCTGCCATCCCCTGCAGCCTACGGGCGACTCATACTGCAAATGGGGCATCCCACAAAGAGGTCGCTCCACGCGAGCCTGCGCTACTGGCGCGCTCGCGGCGTGGGCTACTTTTCTTACTGGTTGTTTTTTTTTCATTTCAGTAAAAAATAAAAAATGTTTTTGTAGGACTTGTTTGCGTTGGGCTTGGTGAGCACGCCAAAAAGAGGTAAAAAAGCGCGCATTGGCCGGCGCTGACAATGAAAATGACTGGCCCAAGGTAAGTCTTGGATCACAAGAAAAACACATCACCCAGGGGTCCACTCTCCGAGCGACTCTCAAAACATGCCGATGGAGCCCGCCACAAAAGACACTACTGAGGCGCAGGACGACTTGCCCGTCCCGGATGAGATCTTGACCATGATCCTGGCCTGGGCCGACCCCGTTATGGCGTTTGTGGCGCGTCACGTGTGCCGCCGCTGGGCCGGCTGCGCCCCGCGGCGCGGCGTCTGCAGGGGCAACGTCGCCGACCGCGCGGCCGCGCGTGGCTACGTGAGCGTGCTAAAGTGGGCCAGAGCCAGTGGATGTCCCTGGGATACAATGACGTGCTATGAAGCGGCCAGAGGGGGCCACATGCGACTGCTCGTCGATCTCGCCAAGGACGGATGCCGTGGGATTCAGAGACATTCACTGCATTGGCCAAGCGCGGCGACAGAGAGACGATGGAGTGGGCGTTGGATTCCGGCTGCCCGCAAGACCGGTGGGCGTGCGCCATAGTTGCCGGCCGCGGAGACCTGCCGACCCTCAAATGGCTTAGACGGCGTCGTTGCACGTGGGATGCCGACACCTGCCGCTTGGCAGCCCGCAACGGCCATCTCGCCGTGCTCCAGTGAGCACGCACAAACGGATGTGAATGGGACGAGCGCGCGTGCGACGAGGCCGCGGCGAGCGGCCACCTCGACGCGCTCAAGTGGCTTGTCGCCAACGGGTGCCGCTTGCTTTGGACCACGCCGCGCCGCGCGGCGGCCAGCGGTCACCTGGACGTGCTCGTGTGGATACACGACAACATCCGATACGCCTATAGCCGATCTGTGTGCACCGCCGCCGCCCGCAACGGGCACGATCATGTAGTCGAGTGGGCACAAAACAACGGATTCCTCTGGGATCACGACACATGCATCCAAGCGGCTCAGGAAGGGCATGTGCGGCTACTTGCCAGCGCGAGGCGGGCTGGCCTTCGTTTGGACGATCGTATCTGCGAGGTCGCCGCCAAGCACGGCCACGTCGCCGTGCTCGCGTGGGCGCGCGACAATGGGTGCCCGTGGAATGAGCGCGCCTGCAGCGCCGCCTTACGGTGCTCTGACCACCCTGTGCTCAAGTGGCTCCGAGACAATGGATGCCCCTGGGACGACCACACGCGCCTCCTGGCGGGTGTCTTTTACGGTGACGATGTGCCCGAGTGGCGGCTGCTGCCGCCGCTCGACTTTCGTTCCTGATCGGCCTGTGCAAAAGAGGAAATGCGACCTTTCTTTAATAAACTTCACACAATATTTTTTTCTGATTCTGTGTTTTGGCGTTTGTCGTGTGGTGCTTTCGCCGCCGTTCGTGGGCCGTCTAGTCGCTGCGGTCGTACTTGCCAGACTGTCTGGTGCACCCGAGACCCGCTTGGTGTTGTTGTCTCCGAGTGGTCATACGACGGCTCACGTACAACCGCTCGGGCGACATCGCAGAGGCGTGCGCCTTGCCGGCTTTGATAATGTGCTCCACGCACGCGTCGGGCACATTGTCGCGCACCCAGCCGATGGCCTCGTTGTCGACAGCGCGAACATGCGTTCGCAGGGCCTCGTACAGGTCGTCGTATCCAAAGCGGTCACACAACAGGGCGATGGCGCTAGCGTCGGGCGAGTGCATCAAGGCGGCGGCCATGACTCGCGGCGAGCAGGCGGCGCCCCGGTCGATCATGTCGGCGAGGCGCGTCAGCCCTTTCTTGACAGCGATCTCTAGGCTCTCCCAATCCGACACGGGCACGATCCCGGCATCGTGCATCCAAAGGACGATGTCGATCCTGCCGCGCCCCAACAAGGTGCGCGCCATCATCACGTTAAAGTGACGTCGTGTTTCGGGCCGCGCGGCCAGCCAATCGACCACGGCGGTCGAGCCAAGGTCGGCGCGTTCAGCGGCACACCAAGCCACCACCGGATCATCCCACGGAAGACGCGTGGTGGGCGCAAGGCATGCCTCGACGCCTGGCACGCTCTCGCCGGCGGCCCAGCGCAAAACATCGAGTTGACCCGCATTCGCCGCGGCGCCCAGCACGTTGGCAGTCAGCCGGGCAAGACCGCGCGCGTGCACAATGGCCAGGCTTTGCGTGTGGCCACGTCGTGCGGCCTTGAACACCGCGTCGGTGCATCCGAGCCCTGCTCGTTTCAATGCGTCATCTGCATTTTTGCCCTCGGTGCGGGCCTCTTCAGAAAGCGCGTCCGCGATCGCGTCGACCAGGCGGTCGTTGCCGGCTGCTATGGCGCGTGCCAGTTGTTCGGTGGTGCACGCAAAGGCCTGACAACCGACGGCGCGCATCCAATCCAGTATGTGGCGGTGGTTTCCTGCGGCATCGGCAATGTCGGTGGGGCAACAACAAACGGCATCGTCGTCATCGTCGCCGTAGCGAACCCCGAGACGTTGAGGCCAACGGTCGTGCGCGTACATGACCGTAGCGAGCACGCCTCGCTCCGCGGCCTCGACCACGACGCGTACGTCGAGAGCACACGGCATCTTGGCGAGAGGACACGCCGTCGTCAAGTAGCGCAACACGTCGATGTGGCCCGCACACGCTGCCTCGTAGATGGCCTGCACCAGATAAGGCATCGACGCCAAGTCGCCTCTCACGTGTAGCGTTCCGGCGATGCTGTCTGGTGGTCCCTGTGGCGGTCCGCCTCGATGACCCCTGGGCGACGCGTTAAAGAATCCCTCGCCAAAGTGCGGCGGCAAGGCACGGCACCCGCCCAGAGGTGCCGCCGGGTCCCGAGCAGCGTCAAAGTCGATGTCGTCTCCCACGGGGTCCGACAAGCCAAGCGCGCCACCGCCTCTGGTGCGGTCAGTCTGGCCATGGTCGCCCATTAGCCCCTTGCGGCCGATCGGGCCTTGGCATTCGATTGGACCCGCGAGACCACGGGGTCCTGGCGATCCACGCAGGCCTGTGTAACCTTGGCATCCCGCGGCGCGTGCGTGGGGCTGTTTCTCACGAGTCGGTCCGCCAAATTGACCGTCTCGGTCATGAGGCGCATCGGGCGCATAACCGGGGTCAAACGTGGGTCCGGCCGCGCTCATGTCGACCCATCGGCGATAAGTCACCATGTGGCACTCTTTGATGGACCGGCAAACCCAGCGAACGACGTCGACGCGACCGCCGCGGGCAGCAGCCGGAATGTGCGGGTATTCATGCGTCGTGTTCCATCTCTCAAAGAGCGCGCGGACGACACGCAAGGGCAGTCCGGCAGCGAGGGCCGCCTCTGATCGACCGCGATAGTAAGACGCAGCCGCGTCGAGCGGGGAACGGCACGCTAGCGCCGCCGAGGCGCAGGCGCATGCGACGACGTCGCGCGGATGGTCCAAAAAGGCGACGATGGAGCATAGGATCTCGCTCGGCAAATCCAACAGCGACAGGGTGCCGTTCATGGTCCAGTGCGCGTGCGGGCCAGAATCAAACAGCAACGGTCGAGGGTTTTGTGTGTGGTTTTTGATTGTTGTCTTTTGCTTTGGCACAAACGGTACCTGTATGTTGGGCCGTCCTGGTTGGTGCTGTGCAGAACCATCGAAACAAAGAAAACGGCGCGCTTTTGCGATTGGACAACATCAGACCTTTTTTCCTACAACTATTTTGGTTAGTGCGGCCAAAAAATGCGTCCGGTTGGCCGCGCTGTGTTGGGGCTGGCGCGACTGCGCCGCAGCGTTTATGCCTTTGGTGTCGTATATCCCCCAGCAGCGGCAGAAGCGCCCACAGCGAGACAACCGCAGAAAAATGTCATCGTCTCCCATCGACGCCCTCTTTATTGAACTCATCCAGCGCGTCTGTGCAATGGTCGACAAAGAAGACAGACCGGCCTTTCGGCGCGTGTGCCACAAATGGCGCGACGCAGCATCGAGTACCAGAGGTGGGACAATGCGCGTGACCGACGAGAACGATGCCGCTGACTACGTCGCCGCACTCGATCGACTTGGTCGACTCTCGGTGCCCGCATGTGCGCGGTGGCCGCTTCGCATGGCCAATGCGGCGTGCTCGACTGGGCACGCAACGCCCTGGGCTGGCGTGTGCAGGTCCGGGTCACAGTTGCTCGGCCGAGACGCAGTTCCCCGACAGTCAATGGAGGCAAAAAGGGTTGCAGAAGAGTTTGAGATGCTTTGCGAAAGTGCCCGCGGCCTGTTGTTTTGTCTGCTTTGCGTTTGTGAATATCTTACTGGCTTTAAAGTGCCGCATGTAGACTCTTACGTACCAACTCGTCATTCCCGATACGCCGCCTTAAAGGCTGCCCTGCTGTCGCCGTGTGACTGGCTCTGGCGTACAGACCAGGTCGGTCGGCGGGCAGAGGCACGGTCGCGCGAGCGGCACATCGGCGACACTTGGCGCCGCGCCGTCATGCGTTGCGTGGGCGCCGGCGGCCGAGAAAAGGGGACGAGAGTCGGTGTCTGCCATGCGAGGCATGGTGGATGTGCGCCAAACTCGCGTCGCTCGCTTCTATTAGAGGAGTGCCCCTCTCCAACGCGGTGTCGCTGCTGTTCATCCACAAATACATACAAACTCGGACGCTGCACCGAAGAAAATCATCTTGCTGGGCAACTGCGCCAGGTCCCGGCTGCCTTTTGTGCAGCGCGAATATGCCTTTGTGCGCGGCTGTACTGCGCCGGCCAATGACCGCTACATTTCAAAGAATGCATTTGTCGACTACAAAGGCTGGCCAATGATAAAATAGAAAAATACAACATGATGTTTATAAGAGGACGCCAGACACGGCACAGGCACATCAACAACCGGCCAACGTTGCACCACAACAACGACGACTATTACCACATCGTCCTTGTCTTTTTTTTTCTTTAAAACATCGCCAGCATGAACCACAATCAATCAACCGCTGCCGCGACTGCCGAGACCGCAACGCAGGACCACTCACGCGGCGCCTCCGCCGAGCCCGCAGTCGACACGGCATGCGCTGCGTGCAAGACTTTTGCTGCGCAATGGCGCCTCAACGCGAATGACATATGCCAGGTCAACGCCCCGACCGGCGGCGCCGCTGTCGCATCGTCCGGCGCGGCGACCGCGGTCCGTTCCTGTTAGAGCAGGCCCAGTGTTTGGAGGCGGGTCCGTCCCCGTGGGCCTAAAACAAAAAAGCATCCCAAAAAAAAAATAAAAATATGGGCGCTCTGCCAAATCAAAAAAAATGCGACTCTCTTGCGGTGTCCTCTATCAGAGGCTGCGATTTCCTTTGGCGCATTCCCACCAAAGCATCAACGTCACGAGAGCCACACGACTTTTTATGTGGAGTCACCAAATTGGTTGGCGGTATCTCTCTGGCCCGTGTCCCGGAGGCGAGTGGCCGTTTTGCGCATACGTGCGCACGCGCGCAAAATGTACACATCTGAATGTTGCCTAACGAATGGGGCGACCTGCACGCGCTGTTCTATATGGCCAAAAAAAGTTGTAAACAACAAAAAAAGCAACCACAAGCGGGACGATCTTAATCTTTGTTTGTGGGCTGTTGATGTCGTCAAGAACTAGGATGTGCCGGACCAATGTTCATCAATGTCGTCATCGCTGGCGGACGACGAAAGCGAGAATGACATCTCGGGCGGCTCACCTTCTTGCTCCAAGAGCGTGCGAAACACGTCACCGGCTTTGATGACGCGGTCAACAGAGACCTCGGGCACGTTGTAGTGCACCCATTCAATGGCCGAGTTTCTGAGGCCGCAGCCGTGCAAGCGTATGGCCTCTGCGAGGTCGCCGTGCCCATAGCGCTCGCACAAAAGGGCCACCGCGTAGTCGTCTATACAGTCGCTCATGGCCAGGGCCATGACGAGCGGCGAGCACGCGGCACCTCGGTCGATGATCGCTTCCAAGACGTCCGGACTCGACCGCGCGCGCACGGCCGTCTCCAAACTGTCCCACGAGGCCAACGAGACGAGACCGGCGTCGTGCATCCACAGGACCGCGCCGTGACACCCGTAGGCGATAAGCGTGCGCGCCATAAAGGCATCAAAATGAACGCGGGTCTCGGGTCGATCGGCGAGCCACTGCAGCACGTCTACATTGGGACCGTCCGGTCTGGCTGCCATCCACACGACTTCCTGTGCGTCCCACGGTAGGGGCTCGGTCGGCGCAAGATGCGCCTCGATACCCGGTACCGTCTCGCCGGCGGCCCAGCGCAGGACGCCGAGGTGTCCCGACGATGCCGCGATGCCCAGCACCGTAGCGGTAATAGGCGCGAATCCGCGCGCGTGCGCGATAGCCAGCGCGCGCAGGTGACCTTGGCGGGCCGCCGACGTCAATGCGCGCGCCACAACAGAATCTGTGTAACGTGAAGTTGCTCTCCAGGCGGCCTGAGCCTCTCTGTCGGGATCATGTTTCCCGCTCGCGAGTGTGTCGCTGATGGCATCTACCAAGCGCTCGTCTCCCTCTTTGATGGCACACGCCAGGTTCGTCATGTTGCACGGCGAAGCGCTGCACTGGACGGCGTGCATCCACCGCAAGATGGCATACTGCGCGGTTTCAGCTGCAGCTTTCCCCACATTCTCTGGACAATTGCATGTCCGCCCTCCCCGCGGGCGCAAGCGAGTCCTACGGTCGTGCATGTAGGTCACCGTGGCGAGCGCACCCTGGCGCGCCGCCTCGGCCACAATGTCCGGATCCAAGAGCATATGCGGTTCACCGACCAGAGGGCACGCTGTCGTCAAATAGCGCAGGATGGCCACATGGTCGAGACAGGCAGCCTCGGCGGCGGCGCACACTAGATAGCCCCATGGTGCGTTGTCGTCGTCATCACCAGTCTCTGCCCGTGCCTCCGTGAGGAGGACCTCGTCTTCTGATGGGCGACTATGATCGGAATGCGAGTCGTTGTATTTTGTGATTGCAGTGACGCGGCTCGGCACCGCGGCATCTTCCTCCTCGGTCGAAGAATCGAAGGAGGTGGTCGAAAAGGGCATAGCCCATTTTGAGTAATACACCCTGCCGGACGCGGTCTTTCTCGCGATCGGCGCCTCTGGGTCAGGGCGCTCCGGGGTTATTTGGGGGGCATGTTGAGGGAGTCGCCTCTTATGAGAGGCCGCTCGGCCAGACCTGCGCTGCCTTGAGATCGGCGCCCCTGGGTCGGAGCGCTCTGGGATCGTTCGGGGGTCATGTTCAAGTCGGTGTGGATCGGGTGCCGGAATGTAGCGCGTGACTTCTTTTCCGATACGCTCGGTCTTGTACGCCGGTATGCGCTTCAGGTGTCTACACAGCCAGTCAATCACGGCCACGTGCCCGCCCACGGCGGCGGCAGGCAGGTGGCGGTACTCGGGACGCATCTCCCATTGCGCAAAGAGAGCAAGGATCACGCGGAGCGGGAGGCCGGCGGCGAGCGCCGCCTCTGAACGGCCGCGATAATAAGAGGCCGCCGTGTCCAATGGAGACACGCACGCCAACGCCGGCGATGCTCCGATACACGCCGCCGCGTCGCGCGGATGCTCTAAAAGGCCAACGATATAGTACAGCACTTCGGCGGGCAGGTCCACGAGTGTCAGGGTGCCGGCCATGTGTATTGCTTTTTTCCTTCTTTTACAATAGCAACGGCCACGCACGAAAAAAGACCACACACCGCGCGCGTGGGGTTGCTTTGCCGCCGTGTCCCGATGCAAACCTTATTCTATCTCTTTTTTTTTGATTCGCCAAGCGGCTTTTATCGATATCGTGCTGGTGCGTTCGGGCGTTTGCCGTTCGCGTGCCCGCGCTATGCCAAGCACCCGCGTAAAAAAACGGGTCGCGCCGTACAGGCCTTGACTGTTGGCCCTCGTGACCGGCTCGCCTACTGGCGACGGTTACCTACGGCACGTTGAAACAAACAGAAAAAAATGTACGGTCGATGCGGTTGTTGCTGGCCGTTCGTTGCGCCTTGGTCGACAATCACACAGATATTGCTGCAGCGCGTCAGTCCGGCGAGGCAAAAAATGAGGGCAACTGCGGAAAGGATATGGGCGAATACATCAAAGCGAGTGCACGCGCACAGACATTTTTTTGGTGTGATAGGGCACGCATCACGCCGGTTCATTTCCGACATTGGAAAAGTGCCTGAATGGACCGTTACCAGCGGGTACGCTCTCGACCGGTATCGGGGAACGGGTGAGCAGATGGAACCGCCGAATGGACTCGACGTGACGAATGTCTATGACGGACTCGTGTGCGACGACTGCACTTGCGCGTCCAAAATGATACTATCAGACGTATTGCCTTTTGCTGCATTTTATTGCATTTCGTACATGCACGCAGACAGAACTTGTGTTTGCTCGGTTCACGCGTCGCGAGACGCAGGGCATGCTGTTGGCGTCGCCGACGGGGGCGCTTCCGTGTCGTCCAGCGCTGCCGACCGCGGAACCAAGCGCTCGTACATTGATATTATGGACATGGGGATGATCATGGACTTGGCATTGCCGCCCGACTCCCTGATCAACCGGACGCACATAACTGCGGCGGCCTCGCGTTCGGTCTCTCTATCGGGCTCGCGGCGTCTCGCAAAGGCATCGCGCGGCATCCACGGACGAGAATCGGGACCCGAAAGGCGCGTCCACACGCTTTCTGTTTCTTTCTCTGTGCGCTCTTCGGGCGTACCCAGGACGCCCCAAAATGGAGGAAGCTGCGACATGCGCTCGTCGGGCGAGTACCCGGCGTCGAGGAGCACCCCGAGTACCCTTTCGAGGTCTGTCGCTGCTGTGCCGTGGCCCCTTCTGCAGGAAACGAGCGCCCCATAGCGCAGCGCCGAAAGGGGATTGTCATCGAGCAGGGGCAGGGGCGGTGGCGTGCGGGCAAAGGCCGCCACAAGGTCCTCGACGATACCCACGCGGTCAGTAGAGCGATGCGGTTGGGGAGCCCATGTCTTGTCCCAATTCCAGTAATCGCGGTTGCGGCAGTGGGATTCGGCGATCGCTACATGCGTGTGAAAGATGCGATCCACAGCGCAGCCCAACAGCGCCTCGGGTGAGGGGTGCGGACGCGCGCCCGCCGCCAACAGCACACGTACACACTTGCGTGCGCCGCACTGGATGGCACGCACGAGGGGCGTGTGCGGCAAGACGCGCCACGACCGTAATGTGCTACTTGTAGATGTGCTCACGTCAAATCCAATGTCGTAGCGGTGCCCGTTGTCCTTTTCCCAGGGTTTCGAGTCGCCGCGCTCCATCGTCCCGTCATTGTCGAGATAAAACGCGGCGACGACGGGCGTGTCCCATTCGAGCATGCTCTTTATGGGCGGCAGGGGTTCGTCGATCGAACGGGCGAGTCCAGCCAGGAGAACGGCCTTGGTCGTCACGCTATCATCTCGGCTGATGGCATTGTGTAGGACAACCAATGCTCCGAGGGGGTCATCTTCCACGTCATCGACGCCCGTTACCGCGAGCGCACGCGTGAGTCGACGCGCGAGCATTGCCCGCGCAGCATTGCACAGTGGTGTGCCACTTGCGGCGACGGCCGCCAGGTCCCGTGGCGCGAGCCAGTCGAGGATTGCCTCTAGAACTTCGGCAGGCAAGAGAGCGATGGCGCAGTCGGGCAGCGTCTCGTTCGCGTAGGGCGGCGTCCCATATGCGCTGGTGCGTGCGCGCTTTTTCGGCCTCGTGTTCAGCATGTCGGTGACAATATGACGGATCGACTCGGCGAGTTTGGCGCCGTCTTCACCGCCAAGGCCTTGGACTCCAAACATGTCTCGCTGTCGTCGTTGCTGGAACGGGTTGGAGTGGTCGAACCAGACCGCTGCTATCTTTTTTGCTCTGTGTGGGCGGTTTGCCCGATCGTTCTTTTCTTTTCTTTCTTTTTTTTTCTTTCGTGAACGTGAGCACGACTGTCTGGAGACCGCGCGCGCGTGCCCCTGCGGTGCGCCCGAGGCCGATGCAAAAAAAGAGGGAGCGGGCTCGTTGACATCGACGAATAGAGAGCACTTTCGACCGTTTAGGCACGAAAAAAGGGGACACGACAACATTCGCTCTGGACCGAGCAAAGGATCGGCCAGGGAATACAAACGGGGAAAGAAGGATGGCCACCCAAAAAACAAATAAAATCGGCCCATTTTTTGCGGCCGTTTGTTCAAAAGAATAGCGAGTTGGCGCAGAACACTGAAAAAAAAATATTGGGGATGCCTGGGATCGACAAACCGATCCCTTTGGCGGCTGCGGCCGAAAATGCGAGACAGCCCGCAAACAAAAGAAGCCACAGGCAGCGGCGAGGTGGTTTGGTTGCACATTTCTTCCCTCACATCATAAAAGCGCCACAAGAGTTAGGGCATGTTGCGTCCCAACGGCAAGTTGGACGTGCCGACACTCAGGGCCTCACACGCCGCGCACGGCTCTTTGGAACACTTGTTGCCAGAAATGTCGTCGGACCGATGCGCAATGACCTTGCCCTGCGCATGTTTGACGCCGTGCCAAAGAGCAGCCAGGCGCGAACCGTCGCCATAAGACTGGACGCCGAATCCCATCGACATGCTGGCCCATGCGCCCTCGTAGCGCACGCGCGCCACGGGGTCGACGCATATGACGTGGCCCGAGAGCGCGTCGTCTGTCCAAAAGCCTTCTATGTAGGTGCCGTTGGCGCACGTGTGGACGCCATAACCGTGGCGCTTGCCATTGGCATAGTTGCCCGTGTAAGAGGCACCGTCTTCAAAGCGGCCGCTGCCGTGGCCGTGCGGCTGCCCATTCTTCAACGCGCCCGCGTACCGCGCGTCTCCATTTGCCGTTTCTATGATCCCAAAGGGACATTCGCCTTCGTGCCATATGCCAACATGGCGCGATCCATGCGCATTTGTCGTGGTGCCGTACCCATGGCACTTGCCGTTTTCCCATGTGCCGCTATAGACCGAACCGTCGGCGCCCTTGTAGACGGCGTGGCCGTGTAGTTTGCCCGCGATCCATTGGCCCTCGTAATGATGCGAGGCGCGGACGTCAGCAGCCGACCGCCTTGGCGCGCATCTCTCGTCCGATCCGGCGAGTGTCGCAGACCGCACGGAGACACCGTAGCCGTGAGGAAGACCGTCGACCAGGTCGCCGCAATAGATGCGCCCTGAAAGGTTGGTCGTGCCCACGGACTTGCGTGCGTCGCCGACACACGCTTGGGCGCGGTAAACCCATCGGTCGTCTTTGCCATAGTCGCCGGCGCGCGTATGGATCGGATGCCCGAATCGCATTTGGCTCATGTCGCGCCACAGTTTGTTGTCGGTCGATAAGGCGTGGAAGCGCGTGCATGTTGCTCCCAAAGCCAATACGCTGCACGGATCATCGCCCAATGCGGCAAACACGGCGAGCACGAGTTCGTCGGGCAGACCGTCAAAAGCGTTCGCCTGCGCCCCAGTGACCCGACCGCCTTTTGCATAGGTCTCCATACGTGCCTCGGCCGGCGTATGCGCGCGTGCGGCCTCTGACGGGTTGGCGGTGCTCGGGCGGCGTCCTCGTCGGATAAAGAAAATGGGCCAGGCGTATGACCGCAGGGCGGCCCGGTTGCTCGTTCCTCTTTTCTTCAAAGGAAGAACAGGCGTACGGGTCCCGTGCGCGGACAAACCCCCATCGGACCATTCGCCGTCGGCGCGCTGCCGGGCGCCGAGAACGGCCCGATGAGGAACCAATAGGGCACATTCTAAAAGTGAAATCGCCTGTGCACTCCTGTCCAATCGAGTTTCGTAGGCAGGCGCACAATCGAAGCACGCTCGGTGCTCGCGTGTGTTGGCCGGTCGTGCTCGACCAACTGCCCGCTTTGTTTTCGGCTGATGGTCGGTTAACTGCGACTTTGGTCGACACTGTCGGGAACCGAACCGTCCGCCAGCAAACAACGAAAAAAACAACCATAAAAAAATAAAAAATGCTCGGCAGGGCCAGTCATTCGTATTGGTACACAAATCGAGTTCAATTCGCGCAGGTGCCTTGGTGATGATTGGGATTTTTCCTCCTTTTTTATTCTGATCCATTTGGTCGACAGCAATTTCATATAGCCGGCTTGGCCATGCCCGACGGGTCGACCAAGTGGCGCGGTCGATCATCGGCCAACTGACCATGGCAAGCGCCGACCCATGCCTTTTGAGCGTATACCTTTTTCGGGTCGTCATTGACCCTTTTTAGCGCTCCTTTGTTCCTTTTTTTTCGTAATTTTTCAGCAACCTCGTGGTAGGTGTGCAAGTCGTGAATTTTCTCCTCGCGTGTCGGTTGCCTTGTCTGTAGTGAACCCGACGAAAAGGTCCCCCATCTTTTCGGTATTGTCGTTGGGCGCAAGTGCCAAGATAAAAGAGGCAAGATAGAAATACTGCAGCGCTCTGGATTGGTTCCCACAAAGGAGAGAAAAAGACTCCAAAAAAAGAGGCAGCGCCTCGGCGATAGACACACAAAGCAGCGCGGTACTGGACGCGCCGACGATCTCCATGGAGCCTGCCAAATGCACACATGGCGACCGGGCCGATCCGTGTCGGGAGCCCAAATGCGCGCAGCACCGCGTCGGTGATGCGGTCACTCACGAGCGACCGATGGCAGGCAATGGCAGCCTCGTGCTTGTCCTCATCGAGCGCAAACCGGCGCTCGCCGTCGTGCGCGAGGTCATTGACAGCGTGTATCGCGTCGCTCCTTTTCGTCCAGCTGCACGATGCGATCACCCGGCACAGCAAGCGGGCGACGCGCCTGACTTGATCGAAATAGACATGCGCGCTGGCAGACGGGGCAACGAGGGGATCAACGCACCGTTGCCTGCGTGCTGCGTCTGTATCGACGCCGCATCAAATTGTTTCCTCTGGTGTCGCTGCACCATGCCGTGCGTGTGCGCCGAGTGCGCGCGCCGCGTCTCGGCGTGTCCTCAATGCCGCGAGCCGCTGGCCCGCGATAGCGTGCCCATGTCGCCCTATGGGTGGGGCAATATCGGCGCTATCCAACCCGACAGCGCAAAAGACGAAATGACGCTCTCTCTCAAGATGCTTACGGGCAGGTGGGTCGCCGTCAAGGCGCGCCGCAACGACACGGTGCTCAAGGTCAAACAGGCTGTCCAAGACAGCACGGGCTTCCACCCAACAGATCAAAAGTTGAACTTTGATGGGAGGTGGCTCGACGACCGCCTAGCGCTCTCTTTCTACCGCATCACGGACAAGTCGACGGTCCATCTCGTTATTCGTCTGGCTGGTGATTGAATAGCTACGAGGCGGAAAAAAAATAATTTTGAGGGGCATTACTCTGGCAACGCCATAATAGGCCGTTTTCCTTGAGGTGTTTTGGGTTTGACTATCGGGGCCTACAAAGCACCTCGGCGACACAGCGTCGCTTTGTGCACAAGAACACGACCTAGGGACCAACAGCGTAAGACGGGGCGCCAGCAACGACGGTCAACGTGTAGATACGGGGAAGTGTCAAGCAGCCGACCGAGACGTACTTGCGATTTGCGAAAGGTCAGTACAATCGGCCATGGCGTACTAACTCGCCATTCCCGACACGCCCCGCCTTGAAAAAAGAGAGGTGGACCGAGCGCTGCCGATATATTATGTCCGTACACTATAGGTCAGCCAACGACCTTTTCCCCGGCCCTGCATACTCGATCGAGCCGGTTGGCAAGTCGTCTCCAAAAACAGCCGAGCAGAATTTAAAAAAAAATGGCCAACGCACAACGCCCATCGAACTGGAGCCGAATGTAAATTGAAAAAATACGCTGGAATACAGGCATTTGTTTTTTCGCCTGGCCAGCCGGTCCGTCCACGCGATGCGTGGCGAAAAAAAGGGCGAGGAAAGGACACACAACCTTGAATTTTAGAAAGATTTCACTCGATGGGCCGGTGTATCACAAAAAATATGGCCAAGGCGAAGAGGCCAACACAAAAGGTCCCCGGTCCCATCACTCCAATTGCAAGATAACCGTGAAAAAATACGAGTAACGACCCACAAGTTTGACCAATCACATGAGGCCACGCCGAGGAGCCAACCAAGGGCATGAAAATAGAAATGTCGATCGACCGCGCAGCAGCGTTTTTTCGACACCTCTCACTGCAGGAAAAAGAATATGGATCCAATGCTGCCTGCAGAACTCATGTGCGTCGTGTTTGAACACCTGCCTCTTCCGTGGTGGGTGGTCGCCGCGCGCGTGTGTCGCTGGTGGCGCGCGTGCATCCAAACGGCCTGGAGATCGCATCGCGGCCTCGTTGCGTGTGTGCCGTATCCCCACCTTAACGACACGCTCGACACGGCTGTGCGTTGCGGGTACGTCGGCGCTGCTGTGTGGGCCGCTGAGATTGTTGGAGCAAACTTGCACGACACGGCCTTTACGGCGGCGTGGATGGGATTCGGACAGACGCGCTCATGGGGAGAGGCTGCGATCGAGGCCGCGCGCGCCGGCCGGCACAATGTCATCTTGTGGATGGGGCGCCACGCAAGGTCCCTGCAAGAATCGCCCGTCGTGGAAGTCGTCGCCCTCTACGGGCATGCCGACTGTCTCGGAAAACTCTTGGCGCGCCTGCCCTTTCGGATCATGCGCGAGGGGTGGCGCCACCGGATCGTCGCATGCGCAATCGCCTCTGGCAACGCTGAGTGCGTCGACATGGTTCTCGCCGATCGCCGATTCGATGTCGGGCTTCCGGCGGCCTTTCTCGCAGCGATCGCTCTGCCTCGGTGTGTCGAACCAGTTCTCTCGCGCAGCCGCGCAAGTAAATACGCCGCACACTCGGTGCGCTGGCTGGCGGCACACAACCCAGTGCCACCGCAGTCGGTCGCGTCCCAGGCACATCGACGTGACCATGCTGTCGGTGCACAAGGTGGCGTTGGCGAGTTACCTGCCGTCCCGATTAGTGACGACACCCGGATCGTACCGTGGCCACCCATGCGGAGCCTGACCGCGCACGATTTCCTTCCCGGAGGCGCACTTGCAGATTATTCGGCCAGCACGGTATGGTCTAGACATGCGATGCGCTATTTGCTGAGACCACTTGTTTTGGAAGGTGGGTGTGGTGAAACACTCTGTCGATGCATCGATATGAGGCTAAAGCCGCGGCCCAAGTTAAGGCTGCTCCCGCGTGCACAGCAAGACGATGCCCTGGTCCGTCCGCTGCCATGAGCGCACGCGTGTGGCCTTTGCAGAGGCGGCCGTCTCTGGTGCCTCGCCCCTTTACCAAGACACCCAAACCGAGCACTAGGAAAAATCATCCCAACAAATGTGTTTATAAAAACATGCGCACAATAATAATGTTTGAGACCTGGGCGGCAGACAGCGCGCGGTCGGTCAGTCGAGGCGTGTAGGTAGGCTTATTCGCGCCACCGCATCGTTGGAACCAGTCCACTGCTGTTGTCCAGTTGAAGGCCGGCGCCTGTGTTGGTCACAGGACTAGCATGCTTTCGGTGTAGACAAGTGCCGACACGCAGCAGTATAGTTGACCGCAGCGGGGCCGTGGGCGGCCGACAATATTTTATACGCAAATATCGTTGGCCCAATGGGTGACCTCTGCATGCGCACGTACGGCGCGACGCCCTGTGCCCAAGCAAAAGCGCTTTGTTGGTCATCCGAGGATCGAGTGCTTTCTTGCCGCTGTCCTCGTGCTCGGGTGATAAAAAAATCTGCAACTCGAAAAAAAAAAGAACCGCTCAGTATCCGGCTGACGGCGCACAGGCGCGTCCGATTCGCGCGTGCCAAATTTGCCCCGGTGGATAAACTGCGGGGGCGAGAGCGACCGGGACAAAGCCTAACCGGCGCTGCGCGTGCCGAGAACCGGTAAAAAAAAAAGAAAAAACTCACTGATCATTGGGTCCGGCGTGCGCCGCCCACGCTCTTCTCTTGACGAGAGTGCCGCATGGAAAAGCGATCGTGCACTCTTTGTTCGTACAACGCGCGCTTACGATAGTGTCGCTTTCAATGGACGCGAACCCAATGCTGCCTGCAGAACTCATGTGCGTCGTGTTTGGACACCTGCCTCTTCCGTGGTGGGTGGCCGCCGCGCGTGTGTGTCGCTGGTGGCGCGCGTGCATCCAAACAGCGTGGGCGCTACGTCGCGGCTCGCTCGCGAAAGGAGCATGCCCCTCTCTACAACACACGCTTTGCGTCGCTGTGCGGGGCGGCCACGCTGACGCTGCGTTGTGGATAGCCGAAATCGTCGGCGCTGATTCGACCAGCACGGCTTCCGTAGCCATGTGGATGGCATCCCATCCCAACCGATCGTGGAAACGGACGCTGACAGACGCCGCGCGTGCAGGCCGCGAAGACATCATCATGTGGGTTGCGCGTCATGCCGTGCCCACAAAGGAATCATTCGCTGCCGAGGTTGCCGCTGCCTACGGGCTCACGGGCTGTGTCGAAAAACTAGTCTGTGCAATGCGTGCCGAGTGGAGTCACCGGGTCATCGCGTGCGCGCTCGTCTCGGGCAATACCGAGTGCATCGACGTGATACTTGCCGACCGTCGCGTGCCCGTCAGACTGCCGTTGGCCTACATCGCGGCCATCACTTTGCCGCAATATGTCGACACATTGCTGGGCTGTGAGCGCTTGCCGTGCCGTTTAGATGACGTTGACGCGGTACGGTGGCTGGCAGCGCAAAACCTGCCACTTGACGGTTCGACGCGCGCGGATGTGATCCGTCCTCGTATCAGACCCAGCACGGCGTCTCCTTTAGATGCCAAGGCACTCACGTGGCCGCCCATGCGGCGCTTGCATCCCGACGACCTGTTTTCCAGAGGGGCACTCGCCGACTATTGCCAACTGAATTACTGGTCGACATCATCGGTGCGCAAATACATATGCGACTTGCTTGATCCGCTCCTTGTGGGAGATGCCCCACGTGACGAGCGCCGGCGCGCCATCAAGGCCGTCTTGCCGTGGCCGCCGACCAAGTCGCTAAGCCGTCGTGTGAGCCCCTACCATATGGGCATGAGAGCAAGCTTTACGGCACTCCGACAACAAGCCATATTGCCGTATATGCTCGCGCGACATTCCGGCGTGTCGCCGGTGACGCTGGCCCAGAGCGCTACGCTGGCACCGTCGTGTGAGTAGGCAATATCAACGCGCCCAACTTAGCCGCGCGCAATCGCGACGTTGGCCGAAAGGAAACAGTAAAAAAGTAAAAGATTGCGATCTTGTGTGGAATTTTGGGAGGGTGGGGGCATCGCGCGGTTCGAAAACGGACCGGCTGCGACCGCGCTGCGCATGCCGCGCGCGTTGCTCCGAGAGGCCATCTGCCCAGAGAGAGAGGTGCGCATAAACGCCAGATACTTTCAAATCTCAAAAGCCCAATGGACGTCCAACATGCAGCACGTGCGATCGGCCGTCTTTCATGTGCCGGTGCCACAGCGACGCTGCATTGACGGCGCATTGGCACGACAAGAGCAAAAGTGTGCCCTGATAGTCACAGGTGCGTCTCGATGGACGTGCAACATGGCGAGACCGATGGCCGGCAAGACTTTTGCGGCGGCGAGTGCAGCGACCTACCTGTGCCGGATGAAATCCTATCGATGATATTGGGCATGGTCGCCTCGGTCGACCTCGTGGCGGCGCGTTGGGTATGCAAGAGATGGCGCTTCTATGCACCTGCGTCGTCGCCCCTGGGCCGTCCCTATATGGAAGCGTTGGCCTTTTGCGGTCACCTAGAGGTCGCACAGTGGGCCAGGGCCAACGGCTGCCCGTGGAGCGACCGAGTGTGCGTGGGCTTTGCCCGGTGCGGGCGTGTCGACGCGCTCGAATGGGCCAGAACCAACGGGTGTCCTTGGGACACACGGACGTACGGCGAGGCGTGCGCCGCAGCGAGCGGCGGGCATTTGGATGCGCTCAAGTGGCTCTGGTTGCGCGGTCGACCGTTCCAACCCCACGTCTGTGCGAGCGCAGCACGCGGGGACATCTGGCCGCACTGCAATGGTTGCGCCAACAATGTTGCGACTGGGACGAGCGGACCTGCTCCAACGCGGCCGCTGGCGGTCATCTGCACGTCATCAAGTGGGCGCGCGCCAACGGATGCCCGTGGGATGCATGAACTTGCGCCAACTTGGCGTCTGCGAGCGCACTCGACGGGCTCCGGTGGGCGATGGCCGAGGGCTGCCCGTGGGACTGCAGGGTCTATGCTTTTGCCGCCCAAAACGGACATTGGGATGTGGTGCGCGCCGTGCGCAATGGACTGCTATTGGCGAGCAATCGCCCTGTTGGCCTAGACTATCCCAACACCATCCACAAGGAGAGATGCGAGCGTCTATATCGGGCATTTCTTCATTTGTGTCCTGCGCAGGCAGAGGCGGCCAGGCTTGCCATGGAATGTCGTGCGCCAGCTTTGCCCCCGCACTCTTTGACACAACAAGGCGAATAACCCACGCGCCATTTTTGCGCCGCATATCTTTTCCTTTTTCAAAGTCGACACTGGTGCATCAAGAAAAAAGGCAAAAAAGGAAGGACAAAAAGAGATGGCAGTCCATTGTGTTGCCTTTGTGGGTGTTGTTTTTTGTGTCTTGCTTGGGCTCCTTTTGGGGAAGAAAAAAAGAATGAACCAACCTCCTTTTCAATGTCCCGACTGTGTGTCGCAAAGAGGAAAAAAGGAAACTCTCACGCGAAATAAGGACAACATAATTGACCAATGGGTTGGCGCCCTCATTGCCGACCGGATTGGTCGTTGGTCCTCCAAAGGCCATTTGCTGTCGCAGACGCAAAAATCTGAAAAGACACAGAGAACCAAAGACCACAGCAAAAAGTGCAAAAGACGCAAACCGGACACCGACCAGCCGTTTTGCCACTTTACGATGAGCCTCATGGAATATGACGCAGACGGGGATCGCGATGTGCAAGACGACTTGCCTGTCCCAAATGAAATGTTGACCATGATCCTAGCATGGACCGATCCCGTGACGGCGTTTGTAGCACGACATGTCTGCCATCGCTGGGCCGACTGCGCCCCGCGGCGCGGCGTCAACCGCGGCAACGTCGTCACTCATGCAGCCGGTCGTGGCTACGCGGATGTACTAGAGTGGGCCAGAGCCAGCGGGTGCCCGTGGAGTACAAGGACGTGCTATCTGGCGGCCAGCAAGGGCCACATGCGACTGCTCGTCGATCTCGTCAAGGACGGATGCCCCTGGGATTCAGAGACCTTTAACGCGTTGGCCCAGCACGGGGACAGGGAAATGATGGAATGGGCGTTGGATTCCGGATGTCCTCAAGATTCGCGGGCGTGCGCCGTGACGGCGGGTCACGGGGACCTGTCAACCCTCAAATGGCTCAGACGGCGTCGCTGTCCATGGGACAAGGCGACGTGTCTTCTCGCGGCCCGCAGCGGCCATCTCGCCGTGCTCCAGTGGGCGCGCGCCAACGGGTGCGAATGGGACGCTCGTGTGTGCGAAGTGGCTGCGGCGGCGGGTCGCGTCGACGTACTCGAATGGGCCTTGGCCAACGGCTGCCGGTGGTCGTGGATCGTATCGTACTTGGCAGCGACCAACGGCCACCTCGACGCGCTCATATGGATCAAGAACAACGTCTCTTATGGCTACGACAGATTCGTGTGCACCGACGCCGCCTTCAATGGACACGATTGCGTGGTCGAATGGGCACAGGCCAACGGTTTCTGCTGGGACGACGACACATGCCTCAAGGCCGCGCGACAAGGCGACGTGCGACTCTTGGCGCTGGCGAGACAGGCCGGTTGCGCGTGGGACGAACGCACATGCAAGGTCGCCGCCGAACACGGCCACATGGCCGTGCTCACGTGGGCGCGAGAGAATGGATGCCCGTGGGATGAGCGCACCTGCCGCGCGGCCGTGCGGCGCCGTGACGTGTCGATGCTCAAGTGGGCGCGCGACAATGGCTGTCCATGGGACGATGTCACGCGCACAATGGCCTCTCTTTTCCATAGCGATAAGGTGCCCGAATGGCGCCGTCGTCCAGACGCTCTCTGTCGATGATCGCAAACAACCAATACACGCTTTTTCCGTATATGTTTTTTCCCGAAATAAAATAATTCTTCACGCGACGGACAGCTGTATTTCGCCCCTTGCACTTTCTCATCTCCCTTTCAAGCCCTCTGCTGAAAGGTTTGGCGAGCGATCGTGTGGCTTGCAGTCCCCAAACTGCCAGAGGGAGGGAAAAGAGAGAGTCACAAGAAAAGAGTCGAATGGACGTTCCAAAAATGCCAACATGCTGTTATTTGGCCTGCTTGTGCGTGAACGAAGGCGCCGGCATAATACGTGCCTCGCTTTTGATTTGCCTGCAACTTGCAAGCAGACAAACCGACAGGCCGCAGACACTTTTGGGAAGTTCCTTTGGCCTCTCTTTTGTCACCCTCTCTCTTGGCCCCTCTGGCGGTTTGGGGGCTGTGGCGTCGTGGTTTTCTCTGTAAGAAAATCCCGGCGCCTTTGCTCATTGGCCTGTGGGCGCGCAGGCGACCACGCCCAATGAGCGCCGTCCCATTGCCGTGAACAAAAGATTGTACACAACATTCACACAGACTGGATCTGACACACTCACTAATAGGTCATGAGCGATACCTTGTTGCTGCATCTACCCTCTGAAATTGTGTGGATCATCGCCGATGACCTACTGCGCGACGCGGTCGACGCAAGACACGTCATTAGGCTGGGCCTCGCGAATCGTTTCTTGTATTCGACTCTTGTCGATGACGACATGTCGTGGCTCACGCGGTGTCGCCAAAAGCATGGGAGTGCACAAACCGATTTGTTTGCGAGGGCGGCCGACGTGCGCGTGCGGTGGATGCACATCTATGTCGCCATGGGCCGCGTCGTGCACAAACCATCGGGCTGGAGCACAGCATCGGACGCCATCCATGGACCCGCGACGTTGATCGCGCCGGGAGCGATCTACCGAGGTCAGACCACGCGCGGGCGCCCGACCGGGTACGGCGTCTATACGACGCGCACAAAGAACCTGGACGATGCGCTGCTCATCATTGCCGAAGCCCACTTGTCGGCCGACAGGGACTGTCAGAGTGGGTGGGTGCATGTGCGCCGCATCGCCGCCACCGATCCAATCGGCATCGACCCGCATGTCGCCAATGCGCACTACACAGGCAGACTCTGTCTGTGTGCGTTGTGTGAAAATGGGGTGCCCACATTCGTGGGTCCGCTGCGCGATGCCATCGCCGACTACAGGGGAGACTGGGACGCCGGCCGATTCCATGGGCGAGGTCGCGCCGAGTTTGCCGACGGCGCGGTATACGAGGGCGACTGGGCCGGGAGCGTGCCTCACGGGCACGGAACGCTCAATGGCGTCGCTTTGCGATGGCACTTTGGCATACCCGTGCAGAACGGTCATTGCAAGATCGCTGACGCTTATGGTGGCGAGTGGATCTATGAGGGCGACGTCACCCTCGCCGCACCAAAAGACAGTGACTGTGTCGTGAGCCGTTGGCACCGCATGGTCCACGATCATGGCGCTCGTGCTCTGATTGGCATAATACGGCCGGCGAGGGTCCATCACGCAATCGCCGGCCCTATGCACGACGTCTCGGTAGTCGCGCCGCATGGCCATGGCATAGCGACCCATACGGACGGCCGTGTCTACGCGGGTTCATGGCGACTGGGAATGCGTGAGCGCGGTCGCTGCACGCTGGCAGACGGCCTCACGGTGCTCGATGGCACCTGGGGCGTATGGTCTCTTGGGGGCTCGGGAACAGTGATCCACGGGGACCACTCGCCACAAGCGCGTGTGCTTTGGAATGAAAAGGATCGACCGTGTCGGCACGACCGTCTCCGGTATCGCGCCGTTCACCAAGGACAGCCGCCGCGCACGTGTCCGTGCTCCCCCGACCGCCCGATACCCTATGGCTGCTATTACGGAGCGGGCGATGATTACGTGGTCCACCGCAACGGCGATGCATGCGGTGGCGAGTGCGAGCACGACGAGGCCGACACGCTCACAACCATGCACTGGTTTGGCTGTTCGCCCTGGTGCCCAGACCCCGAATTTGCTGGACTGGTGCTCTTCCCCAACGGCGGATGGACGCGCGCACGGCCCAAGGGCCGGCCCTGGGCGTCGGCCGTCTACTGGCCCGTCGACATCGAGAGTAGCAGTTTTGCGCGGTTTGCCGCCTATGTGCGCAAGGGCCTGATCGGGTGGGACCAGGACATGGTCGACTTTTTCTGGCAGGCCATGGCCGATATGGGCGTCGTGCAGACCGACTCGTGAAAAAATTACCATATCAGACTTTTGTCTCTAGAATGGTGTATTGCGCTGGCTTTTCCTTATGAAAAAAAAAGAAGAGTTACGGTCTGGCAGAGGTCGCCCGTCTTGTCCTTTTTTGCCGGTGCGCCTGCTTTATAAGAGAAAAAAGGTATGGGCGCCATGAGCCATACACGACAGCCAACATCAGCGTATTCCCAACCCTATCCGGTCGCTGTTTCATCTCTTTCGGGTCCTCTTTTACTTACCTATCGCCATGAGCCACAACCAATCCGTCACTGCCGTCGCTGACCCCACAAAGGAGGGCCTGCACGGCGCCACCATCACAAAGTCCGCCGCCTACAGTCCCTGAAAACTCAAAGGGGCAAAAAAGTCATAAAAGGTCAAAGAGACGTCTCAAAAAGTGTCTGCACCCTCTTGTTTCGTCCGCTTGGGAAGCGCCGGCAGTAGACATGTCTCGGTCCTCGCGTGTCTGCAATTTTTAAGCAGCAAAACGAGAGGGCGTAGACACTTTTGGGACGTCCCTCTGACTTTTTATGACTTCATTTTGCCCCATCTGAGAGTTTGGGGCTGGAGAAACTTCGACACGCGAAAACATGTTATTTGCCTGTTCATTTTCTTTTTTCGCCTACACAGGCCACCCCCAACGCACACACCAATAGGATTGGCGCGGCGCAGGCTTTTTGTGTTGTTGTTTTTTTGATTATTCGCCGAAAGCCGAAGGCACGCAAAATACGCATCGCGGTGGACACTCGCAAAAAAGTCCCATCGAGCAAGTCGGATCAACAACGGTTGCATGTCGAAACGGAGCCCCACAGCCTCTAGTATTTAAAAAATGTCAACGGAATCCACAATGCCACGACGTGCCGAGACACACTCTGCCATGCCCCCGACGGCGACGCCCAGACTTTGGTTGGGCGATGCCGCCCGATTTGTGGTCATTGTCGCCGTCGTCGCTCTCGTGAGCGCTGCTGCATGGCACGCCGTAACGAGCGTGGCCCATCTCTACGGCGACTGCGTAGCCGACAAAAGTAGATTGATTGCCACCGGACGGTGCTTTGACAAGATTGCGTGCAGCGTTTCACCCTATGCCCAATGCGCATTTCCGACCGTGGTCTACATGATTTACTCGACGGCAACATGGGGCATGTGCGTTCTCCTGTGGCCGCTGATCGGCCCAGTTTATCTCTACGACTGGCTTCTTGGCCTTTTGTCGGCATGATCCATCACATAACGAAAAGTACATGTTCGTACATCTTGCGTATTCTGGCAGAGTCAGACGTGTGGACAAGGTTGGGGGGGGGATCACCCGATGCAATCGATCGATTTTTATTTTTTCTTTGTTCTTTTGGGTGTCGCCTCAGGGTGCACAGATATGGACAATAAGAAACAACGCGTGTATCGCGCGCGGCGTATTCTTCGATGCAAATGCGTGAAAAAAATCCCAAAAAAAGTCACACACGGAACGAATCGGTGACGCCCAAAAAAAAGGGAAAATTAGGCATGCGGTCTGGGACAACCAATTTGGTCTAGGCGGTCGAGACACGCACGGCGTCGGCACTCGGCGACGGCATAGGTCTCAGCATCGTACGGTGACCAACTCAGAGGATTGCAAACAATGAAAGAGACAAATAAAGTCGGTAGGGCAGCCGCCACTATACGTCTGTGACCGGCACGTTGGGTGCAATGATAGAACCTTTTCCCCCGCCAAACTACTGCGTGCAGCCCTCGTTCATGTGTCACACGAGTGTTGTCGTCTTTTCGATGGCGCACGTGCTCGCAGGTCGTCGCCCGTGAGCGAGGGCGGACTCTGGCGATTGCGAGGGGTACGATGAATGAAGCGACGTTGCGTGTCCTGGCGCCGGACGTCCTATGGCCACGTATGAAAATTGGCCACCCACGGCCGGCCGAGACAGTCGCCAGGATGGCACGCAACAGCCATGCCACTTGGTCGACTGCATGTTTGACGACAGAGTTTCTATGCTGACGTGTCTAATGCTGGTCGACAGCCAGCCGGCCACAACTCGACCTCTGGCAGGAATCGAACCCGCCACCACTGTTTTGTGTATCGCGAACAAACCGTGAATAAATTTTACAAAAAGTTGCATTTGGATCCACACTCGCGCTCGAGTTTACATTTTTAAAAGTCATTTTGTTCACGATTTGTTCGCGATACATAAAACAGCGGCGGCGGGTTTGATTCCTATCGAAGGTCGAGTTGGCCGCGGCCCGGCCGGTCAGAAATATGCGACTGGCCGGCTGGCCGGTGGCCTGCAGTCTATTGGCACGCACTGTGCAATCGACAAAAAAACAACCCAGAATTTTGGAAGAAATTTTATTGGATGGCTCGGTGTGGGTTGCCGACGTGCTGGGTCGAGTTGTGCGCGTATGGCCGATTCACGCATGGCGCTGATGGCGCCGCCCCACCCACAAAAATAATCGCATTTTCAGCCGTTGCCGATCCAACTCAAATATCCAAAGGGCGAGCGCAAAAGATACGACCGTTTCTAAAAGGCGGGCGTAAGATAGAGCGCCGCTGCACGCGCGCCAGTGGAGCGACCGCCCTTGGCTGTTTGACTTTCCTGGCTGAATTGGTTCGACCGCTTTTTTGTCTAATGTGGCGCGTCCATTTTCACTTACCTGGTGTGGTGCCTTTGGCATTGCGGCAGATCAAAGGTTTTTCTTATTTTTTGCCCGTTAAAAAGAAACAAAATACACTTATCGCCCCGTTGTGATGCACTTATTCACTTGTACACTCGAGTACGGCCTTTGCCTCTTTTTTTCTGTTGCATCGAGGCCGCCCCTAGATATTTTATTGGTTCTTGTTTTTTTGAAAAAAAAACAAAGATAGCGGCCGCGTGTTTACGGGGCAGCCGCGGCGGCGTCGGTTTGGCCGGCTTGCGATGGGATCGGCACGGCCAATCCGTGATCACATAGCAACCGCAACAGGCGCTTGGTGGGGATTGCGGACGCGAGGTCGGTCGGTGGATCGCAAGAAGCCCATGCAGCGTTGACAACAGGTGAGGGTAAGGGCGAGACGGTGCCAACCCATACAGACCAAATGTCTGCTTCGGGGGCAATATCCGACAGATTGCAGAGACGGGCCGATGGGTGGGCGTCGTCGAATTGCATTGGGTCGATGTTGCCCACGAGGCCCCAGCGGCGCGCCTTGCGACATAGCCACAGGAGCGCGGCCAAAGTGTCGTTGGCGCGCGGGCGCATCTTGATGATCCGGGCAGTCACACGCGCAACAGCCTGGGACCAGAGGCCGTTTGGGATCGGCGTCGCTCTTGGCAGCATAAAGGGCGCCAAGGTGCGCATCGCACGTTCACGGACGGACCACTCGAATCGCGGTGGGTCGGCACAAAGCACGCTGATGACGCAATCTCCGCCATCGGCGAGGGCGCTCTGTTGAGGCCACCTCTCAATATAATCGAACGGGGCGCAGCGCGGACCCTTCCATCGATCGCGCCCTAGTATGCGCCTTGTGTCGTCGTCAGTGGGTCCATACCCGTACGAAGCCAGCCACCAGCACCATCCATCGTCGGCATTGTCTCCCCAGTGCGACCTGATCTGGGCGGCCACGTCGGCCGGCGCGATTCCACATATGCCCGTCCCGCCCCGCTTGCGATGTAAATCGCCAAGCCACTTGGCCAAGCCCAATTGTCCACATTCAACGGCATATTCCAAGGTTGTGGCCATGCGTTCGATGAGATGGGTATGTGCCTCAATAACACCCCGCCTGTCGCAGCGGACGACACCGCGCAGCCACTCTTTGGAGTGCCACTGAGATTTCAGGGCGCGACGCAGTCTACCGCCAACGTCAAGGGGCGATGTGACGTCCGCTTTTTGAATGCAGAGGATGGTTTGCGTCGTCGATAGGGTGCCATACTCGGAGATTGCGGACCAGGCAGCGTGGGCCATCATCGATGCGTTGATGTGCGCATTGTTGTCTGTGGGCGACTTGTTGTCCCACGGCTTGCATCGCCGACTGACTTGGACCAGCGCGGTACCCAATGCGATCGCGCGGTCGGCCTCGATAATGTCGCCGAGCACAAAAGCCCATTGACGCTCTGTCATGGCCGACGCGAGTGCCTCTGCGCCGCGCACATATCCTCGCTCGACACAGGCGATATAGGCGGCGCGCTGCAAAAAAGATGCGTCGGTGCGCGGGCACTTGCCCTCGCGGCCTAGGTCGACGCACGGCGCATCTTTGCCGATGATCGAAAGGACATAGTCAAAGTGGTCGTCGACGCCAGACGCCGCCATGGCCGCCAGAAGAATGGTCCTGTGGCATTCGCCTCCGGGACATAGTATGCTGTGCACCGCACCGACAGCGAGCGCGCCCCTGTGAGCCGTCATGGCAAATAGGTCGGCCGCTGTACTGGCGTATGCGGGGGCAACTGCGGTTCTTTGAGCATGGACGCTGACATCACCGCAACAAAATCGACGCCCACGCGGAGAAGCAGCAATGATGTGCAAGGCGTCGGTCTCGGACGGCGTCGAGACGGTTGCGTGCCACCGCGAGCAGACCATCCGCGCCAAACAGCGGTACCGTACGTCGAAAAACGGTCGGCCTTGTGCGTCTGCTCCGTTTAAAATGCGATCCCATAGTTCTTGTGGCAGCGCGTGTGTGCAATCGCCAAAAAGGCCAAGACCGGATGCGACGTTGTTCATGCCTTGCGGTGCAGTCTCGTGTCTGTGGGGAGACCCGCCTTTTTGTTTTATTTTTTCGCCAAAAACCAACGTGGCAAACATTGGCCGGTCCTTGAGCGACTCGCCTTCCAATTGGCTATTTCTTTCTTGCGCAATGCGCATGCGCACCCGTTCCTGGTGTCGACTCGCCGACCTAAACAGCATGCAGCCCCCGGTCTTCTCACGCCCACATATTTTCCTTTTTAAAAAAAGAAAAACAAAGTATCGACGTCAAAGAGGACATTTTGATTTTTTGGGGGGGGGTCCATGACCGAGCGGGCAGGGTCGGCTAACTCTTTGGGCGTAAGGGGTGGGTCCTTTTTCTTTTTTTTAGTGGTGTCACCCATTCCCGGCTCCCTTCTTTCTGTCTTGGCCCCCTACGGCGCTGTCGTTGGTTCTATGCAGAGCCAAACCAAGTAAACTCAAAAAAAGAGTGCGATTTTTTGTGATATACCTCGGGTGAGGATTGAACTCACGACCTTTAGTTTATGGGACTAACGCGCTACCAACTGCGCCACCGAGGAATCGCTGTCGCCTAAATCCTTTTTCCTTTTTTGGTGCCTCTATTTTATTCATATCACAATAAGACAAAAAAATTTAATCGTACGCAACAAGATTTTTCCATGGGCGCACAATGGGCGAGGATGGCGGACTCGCCGCGGTCGTGTCGCGCGCGCTTGTGGAAAAGCGTCGCCAGTGTGGCCGCCCTCCCCCCCCCCGATGCGCGTGCACGACGAACCTCACGAAATCGCATGCGTTCACATTACACACGCGGGCCGCCCTTTTGTCTGGTCTCTTGTTCTCTTGCGCATTTTTTTGTTGGGTGCGCGCTCGGTCAAACCGGTATCGCGCCGCGCCACCTCATTCAAAAAAAGGGGAGGGGGTGCTTTTTTCCCCTATTCTCACATCCCCAACAGAAAACCCACGTGCCGGAGCAATTTTTTGGCCTTGTTTTTTTGGGGCAACAACAACGATGAGGGGAAAAAAAGAAACAGAAAAATAACAGAGAGGTCGAGACGGGGCATCGATGGCACGCGACGCATACTCGTCGACGTCGGCGGCGCCAATGTCGACGCTCAAAAGCACGGGGTTTGTGCAATAGACGGTGGAGCCGGCGTCTACACCAAAGACGCGCGCGATGCCCGCGAGCCGCAGATGGCTCGCACTGTCGGCCAGGTGCAACAACGCATAGGTCGCAAACAGTTTGCGTGCCTCGCCATTGAGACGACCCAGTATGGCGTCCACTCGCGTGCCGGTCACGACGGTCGCCAGAGCCCTGGTCCAGCGTGATCCGGTCGGCTCGCTGTCCTGCCGAGCCATTTCATGACGGCGGCCGTTGTTGTGGCGCTCGCGACGAGGGCAATCAGGCGAGCACGGCCAAGAAATACGCCATAGTGAGGTTTCTTGCCGGGCGTCAACAGATCGTCGTCGATGCCGCGGTCGTGGCGTTGCGGTATACACCCGGATCGGCAGGCCCCCTTGCGCTCATTGCACAGGACAATGGCGACCGACGGGGACCAGTCGTGGTCGGCGGCAATGCGGCGCAGACCAAACAGCCAGGCCAGCACCGTGGAGTGGGCCGGCCTTTTGCCTCGGTCGCTGAGAGCATGTCCGCCGTCGTCGCCGTGGCACGCAAAAGAAAACCGTGTGTGTTGACATCGCCGATGTAACACGAAATAATGGTGGCGTCGTCGACGCGTACGAGCATGAGCGGCTGCGAAGCGCAAAAAAAAGATCGACGGTACCGCCGCCTTGCGGCCGCGGACGCGATACCGCGAGAAAAAAGGCCGGTTCGGGTTTGGCCTATGCTTGAGAGGGGTGGCGACCATCATCGCTCAGAGCGGGTGCGACGACATTGTCGAGAGGCCACCGTTCTCTGATGGCGCGCGCGCGGAAGCCTGTGGGGTTGCAAGGAAACAGGGCGCTCTGAACGGCAGACTTGGTGCATGTGGCGCGCGACCAAGCGTGGGTCCTCTCGTCGTCTGTGAGATATTTCCATGGGCTGCCGTCGGCAAAATGCTGATAGAGGTGACACATGGACAGCGGAGTCGGTAGTCGGGTTCCGTTGGGCACGCAGCCTGGCTTGATGGTCTCGATTGCGGCGAGGGTCTTGTAAAAGGGCACGTGGATGTCAGCAACACGTCGCCGGGCCTTGGCGACCGCGTCGCAGGAATCCACGAGGGTTTCGCGCATGAATCGAAGAAGTAAAAGATCGTCCGTAGCGGCTGTCGGCCTCGGCGGCACCGTGCGTCATAGACGCAGGCGAGCGCGCATAATGCGCAACCGACAAGCCATCGACAGGAGCGGCAAGGCGCTCACCACCATTATTTATTTTCGAAAGAAAAAGAAGAGTTTTGTTTTCCTTTTTTTTTCTTTCAGGCTTTGGGCGAGCCTGCAATTTCTGGGAAGGAGGCGCGCCTGCCTCTGCTATTGCGTCGGCGCCCACCTGATGGGAAAAAAGGCCAGACTGACACAGCCTCAAAAAGGTCGCAACGCAGCGCAGGCACGGACCACCCTGACCGGTATTTTATGGCTCTCGCCAGATGCGCGCAAGGAAGAAAAACGAGGGTTGCCCTATCAAAAAAAAAGTGCCATGGCACGCGGTGCAATAAAAAAAGGACATAAATATTAGTGACATTAGCAACATTAGTGATATTAAAAGCCAAAAGCAATGGAAAAAATTTGCGCGTGATGGGGCGATCCGACGGGCGCCGTTGCGCGCCTGCTTGGCCCTCGCCGAAATTTGTGCCTCGTGCGCGAGACCCGTCGTCGCTCCAAAATTCTCTTTACGTTTTTACTCACACCGTCGGATCACGTGCGCGATTGGCCACCAAGGGAATCCACCACGTGCATTTTTTTCTTGCTGCGCACGTGGTATCATCACGCCCCTCCCGCCTGGTGCATCGATGCTGCACGCGTCAATACAACAAAGCGATGGGGAAACTCGCGCCACAAAATGGCCCGTCGCACACAAAAGTGCCATCTCATATTGCGTGACCTTTGACGCCGTTTTTTTGTTTAAAAGCGCCGTATGGGCCGCCGTCCACGCCCATTTTTCTTGACCGTGTGAGCAACTTTACAGTTGTTGTACATAGCGTAATTTTGGGCGCCGCCGCCGTCGCCGCGCCCCTTCAAGCAAACACGGACCACTAAAAGAAAAAACATCGTGAAAAAGGCAGTTTATTGATTGCGAAAAAAAAGTATGAGGCGCAAGAAAGGAAAATGACGACAGACAAAGCGACAACGAGCGACTTATCTTTTGTGATCGCTTCTTTTTTTTTTTCGTTGCAGGCCGGCAGACGCAGCGCGACACCAAAGGCAAGGCAACACAAACCAACTATTTTTGGTGATCAATATTTCTTTTTTTTTGTGGAAATTCAGTATGCTGACACAACCAAGACCAAGGTACCAGGCTGGAAGAGATGGCGCCGCACAGAAAAAAAAAAGTTAGATCAGGCCGCGTTAGGCATCTGCGGCACCGGCAGCCTCGGCAATTTTTCGGCGCAAGAATGCCTGCGCCGCACAGTGGTCCTCGGCAGGCGTGTCGTCGCACACGCCGCATAGGGGCGCGTCCATCGAGGTTGGGCGGAATCCGCGCTCCCACATGAACTCGACCGTCGAGAGATGCCCGTTGATTGCGGCATTAGGCACGAGCGCCGCCACGCTGTCGTGTTGTTCACAATCCAAGATCCCACGCGCGTGAAACCAACGTGCGGTGCGCGCACTGCCAAACATGATGGCGTTGCCCACGGTATAGTCGCATGTGTTCCAGACAACGTCGCATCGCTCGACCACGCGGCGAACGGCATCAAAATGAACGTTCCCACAATGGTGGTCAGGCATCAGATAGGGTCGGGGTCCCACGACCGCTGGCCTTGCGTCGAGGAGGGCGTCGATGGCACCCCTATTGCCTCGCATGATCGCAGTGTACAGCGTATCGTCGAGACTGAAAAGCGGGTGCCCGACGGTGCACGCCACAGTCCCGACGTGATTGACACACGATGATCCAGGCGGCGGCGGCGCGCGATCGCACAGGGCTGCCGCCACGTCGGCACGTCCCCGCAAGACAGATTCCGTGATGGCGTATGCATCCACCTCTGCCTGTCCTACGTGGCGCATGTGCGCCACAACGTCGGCGTCGCAATGAGTCACCGCCTGGTTGAGTGTTGATGCGTGGACTCGAATGTCGCCGCCGCGGGCGTACAAGAGACGCACAATGTCACTGTGCCCATGTGACGCGGCCTCGTTGATCGCCTGCTCGTTGATGGCGGCGCCTGCGTCGAGTAGGTGCGTCACGACGGCGATCGAGCCACCCTTGCACGCTCCCAAGAGGCAGGAATCAAGATTGACCGGTGCGTTTCTGGAGCAAAGAAATTTGAACATGTCGAGATGTCCGCGACAAGCGACATTCACCATATCGCTGCGTGACAACACAAACGGAGCGTGCATGGCCCAGTGCCACGCGGCAACTTTAGCCACGCTGCCGCTACATATGGCAATGGCGATAATTTCTTCATAGCAAAATTCATCGGGCATGATGCCGGCTTCAAGAGCCGGCCGGTGTGCATAGACAAAGTCGACCACGTCGGTGCCACGGGCGACAGCCGCCATGCACAAGAGTGCGGGCGTCCATCTGGCGATGCCGTGCTGCCACAAGAGTCTGACAATGTCCATGTGACCTACCAAGCACGCCAGGTCAAACAACCCAAAGCCTGGATGATCCTTGGCGACCGCGGTAACCTTGATCGCATTCACAACCTCGGGGTCTTCTCCCGAGATCATGGTAATCGAGGCAGGCGCGTGGCCGTATGTGACATGATAGTAGGCACCAGCGTTTTCGGGTCGGACAGCACAAAGTCGTTGGACCACGTCCGTGTGGCCGTTGCGCACGGCCCAAAACAGAGCCGCCGGCGTGCCCGTGCCATCGTGTTTTTCTGCCAGATAGGCGACCACATCGTCGTGTCCGCCATTGGCGGCGGCATCGACAGCGGCGTCGATGGCTCCGGGACGAATGTCAATGCGTCCGGCCTCGCACAGCCATTTGACAACGGCGAGATGTCCGCCGGCAGAGGCCTCTTGGATGGCGCGGCACGGGTATCCACCTCGGGCGTGCTTGTGCAGCCATATGACGGCGTCGAGATGTCCGCCCTTGGCGGCGAGGGTCAGGTCCTGGAGGACAAAGCGGGCGTTGCGCTTTCGACGAATGCGCTTGAGCGCCGCCAGGTCGCCTTTGGCCACGAGACGGCGCTTTTTCGTCGCCTGGCATCGCCGCCGCGTCCGCTCGGCGTCGGCGTCGATAGAAAAGATGCCTGATCCCAAAGCACGATCGACGTCGTCGCTGTCAAGGTGGTCTAGGACAAGTCCGACCACCTCATGGCAAAAATCCCGTGTCCCGACACGTGGCGACATGGCCGCCATTTTCATTTGCAAAGGTGCCTCCATCAAAGAGAGCGCACGAGGCGAGGAAAGAAAAAGAGGAGACGAGACCGTACAACGAGCGCGCGCGCGTATGGCGCGTCTCATTGCAAGGCGGCATCCCGGCGATTCGTGCCCCCGACTTTTTAGGTGTCCAATACCGACCAAGAAAAAAAAAAGAAAAAAATCGACCCAAAACTTAAAAAAGAGAGGGCATGCCTCGGCAAGAAAAGGCACGGGCAACAGATTTTATGGGTTTCTCTTTCCTCTGCGGTCGCTCCCGCGCCGACGCCACGGCGGGGAGAACCCAAAAAAACGTGCCGTTGGCCTTCCTGTTGTCTTTTCTTTTTCATCGCACCGGTCGCCGCCACCCACGGCCATCAGTGTGTGTTGGATGAACTCTGGGTGCGCGCATGCCATGGCACAAAGGGTGGCGAGGAATGCCTCCTTCAATGCATGCGTCCGTGCCACATGGACAGCAGCCATTGCTCGTGAGCAGACGGACGCGCCGACTCGCTCTCGCAGTGTGCTCGATGGAGACGGCCTTTTGGCCCTCTTGGGCGTCAACACCCGCGGTGCGCCCGCCCACATTGAATCTACGCGCGCCACCCATCCCCGCCGTTGAGCCACGTTGACCGAGTATCTACATGCCATGCCCGGCTGCGAGTCCATTGCCAACACCTTGGCACCTGAATGCCAACAATACCGAGAAAAGACTGAAAAGAAAACTCGCTCTCACGCCAGCAATTGGCACATGTTGTTGGGTCGCCTCTTGTCTGGGAGCGCGCGCACGGGCGCGGTCCCTCTCGTGTCACACTTTTTCCCCCAAACAACCACAAAACAAATCACCCATCGGCGTCGGGCTGAGCCGTGCGTAATGCTTGCGGGCAATGCTTGCTTATGGTTAGTTGGCTGATGGTAGGCCAAGGGCCTTGGTCGGTCGGTTTGACGCAATTAAGCCGCATTAATGGAATTCCCATCCGACAAGCAAACCGCAATAAAAGGTAGAAAGATATAGACAGCACATAGAAGCGCGCATGAATTGAACTCGATTTGCTCATATCGGTTTATTTGCGAGTGCGAACTCGAACCCGAACAAACGCGACTGCAAGTTAGTCGCACTTGCGGTCGCATTCGGGTTCGGGTTTGAATACCGGGTTTTACCCGACAATTTTGGATTCCGCATTGGGCGTGCAGTTTTCGTGCTGTCTCTTCGGGATGAGGATGCATGCGGGTTCGATTCCCGCCGGTATCGACTAAGTCGCAGTTAGTCGATCACTAGTCGAATGAGAATTATCCGGCTAGCCAAACCTGACCGGCCGCAACTTGCAAGCACTGTTTGCAGATCAGTTGGCCGTTGGCTAATCCACACCAACTCCTCCAATCGCGGATCATAAAAAATTAAAGAATCGCAATAAAATCCTGGATTCTGGTCGCCGGTTAACCGACCTGCAGCACTGGGCGTGGGCCTCTGTCCGTGCGTCGGATGAGAGCGCGTGCGGAAAAAAAGGACCAAAGAAGGCCCGCCTATTGCAGTGCGTCCCAGGAATGTCTATAGCCCGTTGTCTCGTCTGCTTAAAAATTGTATGCAACACGGGTAGGACATGTTTGGTGTCGACACTTTGGCGCAGTCCCAAGCAGGCAAAACAACAGGGCATAGACAATTTTGGGATGCTTTGTTGAATTTTTATGACTTTCTTTGCCCCCTCCCTCCCTTGAGAGTTTGGGGACTGTAAAAAGGTCCATAGGACCGGTGGTGGCGTGCCAATTCGTCATTCCCGCCACGCCGCCTTGAAAAAAAGCAAACCGGAATGTGTACACTTTTTTGTGCGCTAGATTGGCTCTTCTGATGGCTTTGTGCCTTTCGAGAGTTTGGCGACAGGAACGCTGATAGGGGAAAAAATAAGCCGATAGATAAGAAAAGTTCCCCAAACATTTATTGCGCGACTGGGATGTCCTCATGTGCTAGTCTGCTCTGTTGTTTTTTTTTCAAAAATAAAAAGGAGCCAAAACCCTGATCGATGGCCCGGCCCAGTGAGCGACTGACACTCGTCGCTTTTGGCGACGCCCACAACTTGCGCCCGTGGGGTCCTTACGGTGGTATCACAGGCCTGGCGGCGCTCATCGACCGGGAGCGACACGTGAGCGGTCAGAGTCTGTTGGTGGCATGCGGTGACGTGCTCTCGGCCGAACCCGACCTGTCGCATTGGACGCCGGCCGAGTCGTGCAGGCACATGCCCGCGCTCCTGAACAAGTTGGGCGTCGACTATGCCGTGCCAGGCAACCACGAGTACGAGCGCGGCGCCGACGTGTTTCGGCAGCGCATGCGCGAGTGCCATTTCGACTGGGTGTGCACCAATGTTCTCCAAGGCGGCGAGCCATTTGGCTGTGGCACCAGCGAGGCCGTGTTTACCACTGCCGAGGGTCACCGCGTGGGCATTATAGGTCTGTGTACGCCCGACACGCCCAAGTTGTCGGCTTCAGGACCCGATGTGGCATTTGCTCCCGTGGTCGAACGGGCGCGCCAGGGTGTGGCGGCGCGCTCGCGCAAAAGGGCGTTCATGCCATCGTGGCGATCACCCATCTCTCGGTTGCCGAGGACCGCCAGTTGGTCAGCGCCGTCCCCGATATCGACGTCGTGTTGGGCGGCCATGACCGCCATGCCATGTGCGAGTGGGTCGGTCACGTGCCCATCATCAAGGCTGGGAGCAATTTCAGTCATCTGGCGCGCGTCGATCTGGACCTCGACACCCAAAAGAGACCGCGCGCCGTGCAAACATCTCTCTTGGTCAATGGCGCCGGCGGTCCTACGGCACCTGCCATTGACGATGTCCTCGCCCAGCTTGACGACGAGGCGCGCCTGCGCAGAGGCGAGCAGCAACGGGACCAACAACATGTGGCGACATTTGCCGAACCGATCGAGAGCGCGACCAACGCCGATTGCTCCATGGGCCGCTTGGTGGCGCTCATCGGGCACGCCGTGGAGAACGGCATCCCGTTGATCTCGTGCATGGGCGCCGGTAACAAGACCGACGCGACACAGGCCCACCGCGTGATGGACATTGCCGATGTCGGCGTATGCCTCCTAGGCAAGGAGGTCAAGCGCCTGCTGGCCCAACGTGGCATCACGCACGGCGTAAAGTGCGCCGTCACGGCGGCCGACCACTGGATCTTTGCCCCCGAGGACGGACGCGATGTCATTGGCAACTGGCCGCCCTGTTACTTTATGGCGTCGGCCACACTGCTCGACCACGTGCTGCGCGTGCTCGCCGGTCCCGGTCGCCTTGAAGAAGACCATGCCCAAGAGCGTGCCATCGCCGTGTCGACAAAATACGGCGCCGTCGCCGCCAGCGGCGCCTTGTCGGCCTAGGTCAACATTACCACCGACAGGAGACGGCGGCACTTTGCGCGATGCAAGGCAAAGCGCGTGTTGGGTCGACGTCCATCCCGCGTCAGAGGACCAACCAGTAATCAAACGACGCTGTCTGTCGCAATCGATCTATGTTCACCCTTTTTGTTCGTGCTTTTTTGGCGCCTTTTGTATGCGCACGCAACCGCAAAAGGTGCACTCTAAAAAAAAGATAGAAAGTGCGCACGGGCCAGTTGCAAGGCACCAACAGACCGCGTCCTGTGTTGTGCGTGCCTCGATGGTGGGGAGAAAAAAAATGCCGAGCGAGCACGTGCCAAACCTTCCCGCCTTGCGCTGGGACCAAACTATTTTTTTTCCGTCTGCATACGTATTTGGCTTTGGAGAGTGCCATCTTGAATGTTTGCATCCCCCATGAGCCCACCGGGCATGGGCCGTGCGATCGAGGCGATGCGCAAAGCGGGCGCCGCATCCCTACGGCATGCGCACGCCCACGAAAGCGGCAAAAAAAATCATAAAAAACGGTCAAAAACTTGTCCTTGTGGTCACCATCACGGGGAGGCCCGTTTGGCTTGGGGCCGGATCGGCAGCGCGCGCCCTCTACGCGTCGCCCTTTTTGGACGCAGGCAAAAGCGCCAAAAACCACAGCCGCGCACACAATTTCCCCATCTGTTTTTTTCCGTTTCTCTTTTTGGGCTCATTCGAGAGTGCGGCGTACAGCGCAAGCCGATCGCCCTTTTTTCTCGTCGTTGTGAGGGTTACGTGCTCAGACGGCGCCACCGCCACACACACAAACATGTAACAAATTGGTCATTGGCCAAAGAGACGAAATTCCACACGGTCACAACGATGCAAGAAAGGGAGTCGCCATGTCGGCCGGTGCTAGGAAGGCCCAGCAAATCCGCGCGCGCTCTCTTTTTCCCGTTTTCCTTTCTTAAAGTCGTCGCTCGGTTGCGGTGCGACCACTCAATCGCTTTACTTTTCTTTTTGCAAGAGAGAAGAGACACATACAGGCGCGATACCCCCAGAGGAGAGAAAGACGAAAGAGGCGCGATAAACAAACCCCCGGAAAGGCCTCTAAACCCATGTCGGCACTGCATTTCGAGGCGCACTTTGCGCTCGACGCCGACCCTTCCGTTATTGCGCGCGAGGCGTACGACCGCGTTGCCAATGGCAACGCATCACCGCCGACATCTCGTGCGCGCACCGTCTCTATCGTGCGTGTCGACCGCATGCCAACGGAGCCTCCCCTGTGGTTGCGACGTGGGCCGCACTGGGGCATCGTCGTCGGTGACACGCTCTACCATTTGATTGTGCGTCCACGCGATGACAGCGACAGCGCTGTTTCGACGGCCGTGTGTGACGTGGCGTGGGCCTTGTGGATCTGCCGCGACGACGTTCAAGGCGTGTCGTGCGCCGCCGGCACCACCGACCTAGATCACGACGGTATTCTCGGCGTGTTGTCGCATACCGTTGGTGCCTTTGGTACGATCCACACGCGTGCCTTTTTTCCCGCCGGTAAACCCCTTGTTCTTTTTTTTTTTATATTGATCCGCTTGGCATGGCGATGTCAGGCGGCGACCAAAACCTGCATTGTCTCTTTTGGCATGCGCCCACGTTTATGCGTACCGCAATCGCGGCTCTCTGTGGAGGCGGCAACAACGCCAGAGCCACCGGCGGGACGCCACCATTAGACACCCTCGTGCGCGACGACGATCTGAGGAGTGGCATCTTTGCGCTGTCGCGCGGTACGCGTTTGAGGGCGCCGTCCTTGCCCATTGCCGTCGACGACGGCGACGATGGCTGGATGGCCAAATCGTCGTGTGAAATCGCGCGCCATCTGGGCGTCGACCGCTCGCCTCGATCGAGCACCCGCCGTGTGTCCTTTGTTAGGAAAAAAAAAGAAATAGGAAAAGGAGACCACAAACAAAAGCCGGCCTGATTTTTGTCTGAAAAAAACCAAGGGAAAGGACCAGCCGACGACAGAGGAAGCACTCCTTTTTTTATTGACGCCGCTACTGCGCTCGCGCGCAATGGCAAAAAAAGAGGCAAAAGGCGTCTCGTTGGTCGTTGCCATTGTCAACCCAAGCCCTTCTTGTGGCGTGGATGCCGGCAATCGAGCCCGGTGCTCAGCGCGGGATGGCACGCTCATCGACAAGAGTCGCGGCGCCGAGAGCCACGACGATGCGGCCCGCGACAATCACGCAGGCCACATCCGACGACCGGCAATGACGCACAATCGAATCCACGCTAAAGGGATCGGCGTGCTTCTTGTCGCTGTCCCCTATACCGCTTTGAGTCGCGGCGCATACAGTAGCCCCACAGATGTTGCTGTCGTCGTTTGTGCGATCGCGAGCGTCGGCCTCTGGTGAGAGAGGCCGGGAGCGCGCCGATGCCAACCGGCTCGGATCGAGGAGCACCACGTCGGCAGCGTCGCCCACGCGCAAGATGTCCGAGATGCCAACAGTATCGTCAATGTTGTTGTTGTTGTTGTTGTTTAAGCGTTCACGACGGCCCGCGCGCGCCATAAGACGCCACGCATCGTGTGGTCCCGTCGTGCCGTCGATCGACGCAAGGCGGCGCATACGCTCAAACGGGCACGTGAGACCGCCGCCGACGGCCGCCGCCAAAGGCCAAAGAGACCGCCGACGGTCCGACAGGTGTTTGGATGGCGGTACACGCGCACAAACGGGCACGGACACACCCGCACCCGCCGCGCTGTCGCATACGGCGACAGAAAGGCGTGTACCGCACAGCACCAGCCGACTCAGACGTGTGACGGATCGCGCGTAAGAGGGAGCATCGCGCCGATCCACGCGAGCGTGCACGTGCAAATCGTATTTGGCCGATAGACCGACGATGGCGTCCAAGTATGCCGGGCGGCATTGCGCCAGCGTGGCATCGAGTCCCAACGCCAAGGTTACTGTCGGGTGGGGTCGCCAGCGGCGTGCCAACGACATGACACGATCCACGTCAACCGCAGCAGCCGTGGCGGGGTCGCCGCGCACAGCGCTGTCCTGTGCGGTGACGGCCACGATGGCGCGCATGCCAACGCGTACTGCGGCTTCGACGACGGCCTCGGGATGAGCACGGACCGGGAACAAGGCCGACGTTGTGCCCGTTTTGAGCATGCCCACCATCGTGGCCATCGACTTGGCCAACGTCAGCGCATGAGTCGAGCGTGTCGGCGCTTGCATCTTGTTGTTGCCATTGCTAGCGTCTGAGATGATGGCGTCGCTGTTGGCACCGAGGACTTGGCTCGCGTCGGATAGATTGCACACGTGTGCGTTCATAATACCCGGCATGGCAACGAGGCCCTGTGCATTGAGCACATGCACCGCACTTGGGTCGGCGCCCACCGCATCGCATAGTCCATGGCTGCCGATGGCAAGTATCTTGCCTTGGGCGCCCCGCTCCAAGAGCACGTCCGTGGGTCCGTCGAGGCCAGCGCGTCCGGCCAACGTCACGCCGCGCACCAACAGCCGACTGGGACGAATCGTGCGCATCTTTGTCTTTTGTGTAGGCCGTCGCCTTACCTCTTTTTTTTTATCTCTTTGTCCTTGCGGCGCGTGCGATTCGATTTCCTTTTGAGGTGACGCCTTTTTTGCTTTTAGCGACCCCACACGCAGACCTTTTCCCCCTTTCCTAAAACCTTCCTTTGCGTCTTTCGTCCTTTTCCTCTGCTGCTTGTCTGTGCTGCTGCGTGGCGCGTCGCTGCACACACTAAAAAGGCTCTTTGGTGGCCAATGTCGCCTGAGTCGAATGCCCTTTTTCCGATCTCTCTCTCTCTCCTCTCACAAATTTGCCCGTGCTCGCGGGCCCTGATATCAAGACAGAAAGGAGGCCATCCGACAGGCCCAACAAACCGCCGCAGCGCCCACACACGAAAAAAAAAGACAAGACAAAGGATTGGCTGTTCATAACATATTACTCTTTCGTCTCTTTTCGTTGGGCGTTCTTGTCTGCCGACAAGGAATCTGAACCGCAAGAGCGACGCGCGCGTGGGCCTCGGACCATACAAAAGATAAAAACGTGGCACCCCTCTTATAGGTTTGGGGTTGACCAATGGTGCGCCGCGCACGCCGGCACAACCACGCACGCAGCGCTCGTGCGCACCTCGGGCCGTGATCGCTCCTCTTTTTTTTAACCCCTCTTTTACTGCCCCTTCTCGGCACTGCATTGTTTCTTTTGTCGGGGACCTTTTGCAATCACCGACACAACGACAACCGGCGCCGCCGCTGCCATTTTTCTTTAGACAACAACGACGCCAAAGACCACACCAAGAAAAACATCCGTGTTTGCGACACCACATGGCAGCACTTGTACGCAAGACCGTCTGCGACACCGCAACGACGAGGGCCATCATCGCGTCGCGGGGCGACCCGCGGCTCTCGGCGATTGCCGAGGCCGTGTTTGATCGACGGCCGCTCACGTTTGATCAGGGCGTCTATCTCTACCGTCACGCGCCAGCCGACGAGGTCTGTCGGCTGGCCGCCTGGAAAAGGCAAACGCTCCATGGCGACCGCCTTCATTATTCAAATGCTGCGCGTCTCGACGTTGTCGACATTGAACGCCAGCGCCGACCCCGCGCTGGCTGTCTGCGCCAGGTCCACGCGCGCACGTCCCTCGGTGACCTGTTGTGTTCGCTCTTGAGCGTGTCGTCGGACAATGGCATCGATGACGTGGTCATTGCCAGTCGCCTCGGCGCGCCACCTGTACCCCTGCCGTTTGAATGGTGGCACAACCTGGTGGCCGCGGTCCACTCGATTGCTCCGGGCGCGCGGGTCAACGCGTGCACTTCGCGTGATGTGGTCTCGATGGCCAAAGAAACCTCGCTGTCGGTCGACGCCATCCTGGTCCGTCTGGCCAAATCGGGCCTGACGTCGCTGGGACCCGACCAGATGCCCGCGTGTGACGACACCGAGTCACTGGGGCGCTGGTTGCATGTCCACGAGAGGGCGCATGCGTTGGGCATCTCTTCCGAGGCGACGCTGCCCAACCGCGCTCGCAACCGCCGATGCGAGCACCGCGTCGAGCAAATGTTGGCCCTGCGTCGCGCTCAGGAAAAGAGCCTCGCCCGTGGCGGTGCCGCTAGGGGTTTCCGTGCGGTGGCAACGGGGACACGCACCCTATCTGCCATTGGGCAGGCAAGCGCGGCGTCGCGTTACGACGACCTGCGCGACCGCGCCATTGTTCGTCTCGTGATTGATAATGTCGACCACATCCTGGTGCCTCCCCTGCCGCTCTTTGACATGCCCGGTCCCATGTTGGCTCGTGTGATTGCCGCGGCGCGTGCTGGGGCCGACGATCTGGGCTGGGTGGCTCCCGACAACGAGGACGGCTTGCGCGGCGCGGTCGAGGGCGCGGGATTTTCGCAAGCGCGCCGCTACACGCGCTATCCGTTTGCGCGTGTGGGCTGGACCGCGGCCGCTCTGGAAGACTTTTACGCCGACATTGAGGATGTCGACGGTGTTGGCGACAATGGCATAGAGCGCAATAGAAAATGCGCCGGCCAGGGCGACCGCGCCAATCGTGACGATGGGAAAGGTGATGTTGATGGCGATGATGACGATGATGTTGATGGCGATGGAGACGCGCTCGTTGGGGCGGGTCACTCTTAGTCGGCCAGAATTGGTTGTGCTCTTTTTTTATAGGAAAAAAAAGTAAACAAAACCCATTCCGAAGCGCCGTGGCCTTGCCGTTGCCGCTGGGTGCGCCGCGCTTGCTCGGTACAACCGAAAAGGGCGCACGGGAAAAGGGACACGCGACGCCGTTCGTCAGTGCGGCGGCCGCCGTCTGGTCTCGGCCTCGCGCGACCGAATGCACCGACGGCCGTGCGCGCTCGGTGCGCCGCTGCCCGCGGGCATTGCGACAGCAAAAAGAAGAGACGACAAGGCACGCCGCTGCGACAGCATCGCAAGGCGGATGTGGATCGATTTGTGCAAGAGCACATGACAAGGGACAACGACCACGCCCGAGCCTGCCGCATTTCACCTGGTGATTTGTTCTTTTCTTCTCTTTTTTTCCCCCTACAGCCACCGCACGACAGCGCTCGACAGCAGAGGAGAGGCACGATGGGAAGAAAGACGAGGCGCGCGTGTGCCAAAGAGGTGGTGGCCCGTCTTACGGCCGGCAATCGAGCGTTTGTGCGTAGCGAGCGCTACGCGCGGGAGCGCGCCGAGACTGCCGAGTCGCAACACCCACGTGTCGTCGTCGTCAGTTGTTCCGACTCGCGCGTGTCTGCGCCCGTTATCTTTGACGCCAACCGTCTGGGCTTCATGTTTGAGTCCAAGACGGCGGGCCAGACCATGTCGTCGAGCGACGTGGAGAGTGTGCGCTACGCAGTCGAGGTGCTGACGCCCAAGCCGTGCGCCGTCGTCGTGTTGGGTCACAGCGACTGCGGCGCGGTCAAGGCCGCCGTGGAGGCCGTGCTTGTCGACGCGCGTGAGGCCGCCGGCGATCCCGTTCCAGAACCCGGCCCGCAGCGCGTCTACCCGACCATCGTGGCCAACATCGCGCCCGCCGCCAGGACCGCGCTGGCCGAGGCCGAAGCCGACGTGAAACACAATGCCATGTGCGGCGATGCCGAGGCCGTGGCCTCCATAGTCGATTCGGCGTCGGTGATCAACGCCAGAATCAGGGCGTCCGAACTGCGGCTGCTGTTGGCCGGGCCGGACGATCGGGTGCCCATCCTACCGGCATTCTATGATGTGCGCACGGGCCGTGTCCGATGGCTTTGAACTGGTGCGATCGCTGTGCTCACGGATCGCGTCCGGTCCAGTCGCGGATCGCCGATCGCCGGGGGCATAAACTGCGACCAGCCCGAATGTGTCGACCCCGTCCGAGGATCCATCGCGCGGTTGCCGCGCAGTGCCTTTGCCTGCCGTCTGGTGTCGTGCCGGTGCGGCGCCACATGGGGCGGATGACCGGCCAGTCGTGGTTTTTTTGGATCGACCTGCCCGTTTCAAAACGGATCAGCCCAGCGTTGGTCGGCCGCTGACCAAGGCCCCGAAATGGCACTGCAACAAAGGGAAGAAAAGATAGGCCGAGTCTGTCTCGGCAGCGGCATAACAGAGAGGACCAAGAGTCGACAGTGGTTGGGCCAAAAAAAAGGTGCACAGGTCCTGAGGGTCGGCGTCCGCCTTTTTCCCCATGTCACCCGCCGAAACAAAAAGGGGCGCGGACAAAACCATCCCTGTTGGTCGTGGGAAAAAACGACGCGCAACGGCGCCGTGTCCCTTTTGGGTTTTCAGCAAAAAAGAAGCATCCACAGGCGAGCGCTCCTTTCGTTGCCGGCGTGCACGCAGATCTTTTCTTGTTGCCCTTTGTTCTTTCGGTGGTGAGCAAGCCCGGGCCGGTCATCTTTTTTTCCCTTTTTCGTTGCGGGCGATTGCATCCCTTTTTTTCGAATGGCAAGCGGCGACGACCTCCCCAACGAAATTCTTGCGCTCATTTTCGACCGCCTGCCGTGCCCCGTGCTCTGGTGCACGGCAAGGGCCGTGTGCACGCGATGGGCGGCCATCGTAAACGATCGCATGTCGACGCTGGGGCGCGACGAACGCTGTTTTAGCCGCGACCCCACGCTGGCCAAAAAGAGTCGCTGGTGTGAGGCGGCGGCAGGCGCCGCGCACACGCATTGCATGGAATACGCGCTCCTCGTGGGCGCGCCGTGGGACAAGGAGACGTGCGCTGCGGCAGCCGGCGGCGGTCATCTCGATCTCCTCATCACGCTCCATGAAATGGGGTGCCCCTGGGGGCCGAGCCTCTATGCGCGCGCGGCCGCCGGTGGCCATATAAACTGTGTCGAATACGCGCACCAGAACGGGTGCCGATGGGACGCGACAGCGTGCCAGGCGGCCGCCGGTGCTGGACACGACGACGTGCTCGACTATTTGATCGCCGAGGGATGCCCTTTCGACCAAGACGCCGCTTGTGCCGCGGCGGGCGCCGGCCGCTTTGCGTGCCTCGTGCGCCTGTGCGCTGCGGGTGTCGCGCTCGACGCCGACGTCTATGGCGAGGCCGTGCGCTCTGGCAGCGTCCTTTGTCTCGAGTACCTCGAAGCGCGTTACTGCCCCCGCGATCCCGCGGCCATGATGGTGGCGGCCGGCGCAGGCGACATGGTCGTGGTCGCCTACTTGGATGGCGTCGGCTTTATGTGGGACGGTCCGTGCTCGGTGCGCGCCGTGGCCGGTGGACACGTCAGTGTCCTTGCCTACGCCCATGAACGTATGGGCGCAACCCTAGAGAACCACCTGTGCCAAGTCGCCGCCGCGCGGGGTCGGCTCGATGTGTTGGCGTGGTTGTGCGCGCACGGTTGTGTGGCGTCCAAAGACACGTACAGGGCCGCTGTAAACGGTGGCCATGCCAACGTGATCGCATTTTTGACCGAGCACGGGCGCGCGCAGGGCAGCAGCAGCAGCAACAACGCATGGACCGACCCGAAGGTCCGAGATCGCATCGGTTGCGTTGACGATGTATCCGCGTATGGCGGCCCACAGACTGTGCCAGAGGGTCGAGAGACAGTTGTTGTGGAACACGAGATGCAACCGCCGCCACCTACAAAGCGCCGGCGCACGAGCGACGCTATTTGATACTATTCCTTTTTCCCTCAAAAAAAAAGAGAAACAACTCGCAAACAAAAGAAACCCATAGCGCTAATTGTTGATGCGGATGGGCGCATGGCCCACCGCCCCTTGTGATGCGCCCACGGGCACATGCGCAGACGGGGCAGCCTCCCTCCAAAAAAAGCCAGTGCCATGAGGACCACAAATGAAAAAACGTGCCGATTGGCGCTGGACGCCAAAGCGAGAGGCCAATGCCAGGACGCAACGGCAGCGCGAGCGTCTCTTTTTTTTCTTGAAACACGAGGAAGGAGACCCTTTTTTCTGGCAGCGCAACGACCAATCAGAAAAAGGATCGCAAAAAGAAGAGCACGAGAAAAAGACGCCATCGCACGAGGGAAACCAAAGACGCGGCACTTTTGTAGAGGGACCCTGAAAAAAAAGAGAGGAGATCCCAACGCCGCCAAAGAACCAACAGCGGCAATCATCCAACCAAGGCAGACAAAAAAGCAGAGGGGAACACAAAAAGAGAAAAAGAAAAGGGGACGCGGGGAAAAAAATCAATGCAAGACCGCCAAGAGGCATACGCACAGGACGCGCGTGCGCGCCTGCATGGAGAGATTACGTGCGCGCTGGCACGAGACCACCCACCGCGCCTGGCGCGCCTGTTGGCAAAGGGCACCGTCGATGCTCGCGGCGACATGATCGACCTCGCTGCGGTGATGGCCTCGCTGGCCTCAAGTCCCGCGCCGTGCGTGGTTGGCATTGTGGCGCCCACCGGCCACATGGGCCTCACGGCCGCGGCGGCTCCTTTTGTGCACAGAGTGGACCTATGCCGTGGCGCCGGTTCGGCCGCGCTGCCCGAAGGACCGTTGAGCCTCATCGAGTTGGCCGTGTATTACGGCGCAAGGCGCTGTCTTTTATTTCTGCTCAAAGCGAGGGCGGCACCCGGTGCGCACGTCGACCCCAACCAATGCGAGGCGCTACTGACGGTGTTTCTCGAAACACGTGCGTGGCGCCACGCCGTCGTGTGCTGGGGTCCCTGTGTGCTCTTGCGCAATCGCCGCCACCATAACATGGTGCGGCCCATGGTCGTCGCCGTGGGTCCATGCGGCGGGGTGCGAATGCGCTTTTTCGATCCGATGCCGATCATACGCGCTTTTCGCCTGGCCGCAAGCGGCGCGACGACCGACGACAAACGTTTGTGCGATCGCCTTGCCGCAGTGGCCGATACCGCAGCGCGCCTTGCGGCCAGTGTCTGTCCGCAGGCCAAAGATGAGCAAACTGGGGTCCGGCATTGCGTTGATCTCCCGTCCCAGTGACTGTGTCGGGGGTTTTCCGCCACTTTACGAGATCTTTTGAATCCCAAAAAAGACAATGGGGGCGCAAAAAATCGGTCGCCAAAGACGCCGCCGCAGTGGCATCCAACTCTTTGCATGCAGTGGAACCCTGCCGATGGCGTGACGGACACGACCAACACACAGGCAGACGACAGAGACTTTGTCTCGCGCCATGCTGCGGCAAGCATGCCGATACGCGCACCTGGAATCCCTTTTTTTTCTTTTGGTTTGCGGCTGGGCCTCGAGTTTTGACAGCGCAGGCGCCGCTCGTCGCGTGCGCACACACACACAGAAACAAAATGAGAAAAGAGGGCAAACCTTTTCTTTTTCTTTTTTTTATGAAAATGGGTGAGTTTGGCTCGGTGGCGCTGGTCGCTTCTTCTTGGCGTGCAGGGGTGGAGTGCGTGTTGCGTGCGCTTCATGCGTGGGGCACTTTTGGCAGCCATCGCCTGAGCGCTCTTGCGTTTGCACCAACGCAGCGATGACGCCCAGAGGGCGGCGGCGCGCGACGGCGCGATGCCTGTGGGGTGCGCTCCACAAGCATCGCAGGCCGCAGGCCGCAAGGCGCGCCCCGTTTCCGCCCTCTTCCCGTCGTCCGCTCGCCCTCTGCTGGCCCACGCGTGCCCGCACAAAAAGTGCGCACCCGCCACGCACAAAGACGTCGAGGCGCGCGATGTTTCCATCGACACCAGGGGTCAAAGGATTGAACCGCCGCCCTCCTTCACCCCCCCCCGCTCGCTCCCTTTCGCCGCTCTCTGTCTGCGCACCGACACTCTAGACCGGACAGAAAAGAAGAAGAAAGACAAACCGAACCGGAAATCACACAAACAGAGAAGAAAATGGGCAAGGGACACGAGAACAAAAAGAGCAAGAACCGATGCACGTGCAAGATCAAGATCGTGCTGCCGCCCCAACAGCAGCGACCGTTCTTCCCGTGCCCGCCTCCCTTTATCCCGCCGTTTATCCCGCCGACGCCCCCGACTCCTCCGACGCCCGTGACGACGGTGATCACGACGACGAGCACGTTTGTCATCCCGGCGGGCTCCACGGCTGCCACGGTCTACCTGGTGGGCGGAGGCGGTGCCGGTGGCGGTTCGCCAATTGACGCTCTCGGCGGGGGCGGCGGTGGTGGATCCGGCGTGTTGGCCTCGTCGGTCATCACCTCGGGCCTCTCGACGACACTGCCCACCACGCTCACGGTTGTCATCGGCGCCGGCGGCGTGGGCACGACGGGCGACGGCGGTGCCGGCGGAACCACGACCGTGTCGTTTGCCTCGCCCGGCGGCCCTGTCGTCTTGCAGGCCGCCGGCGGTACCGGCGGCGCGTCGGGCGCCACGACCTCCAACGGCGGCTCGGGCTTTAACGGCGGCGGTGGCGGTACCAACCCGGCGGGCTCGCTCGGCGGCACTGGCCAACTGGGTCTCGGCGGCGCCAACGGTTCGCCCGGCACTGCGACCACAGGCGGCAACGGCGGTGGCCTCGCGGCGGGCGTCGGCGTCGTGGCCGGCGGTGGAGGCGGTGGTGGACCGACGGTCACCCCCGTGGCCGCCATCTCGGGCGCCGGAGGCGCGGGCACGGGCGCCAGCGCGACGGGCAACGGCGGCGCCGGCGGTGGTGGCGCTCTTGTGGGCAGCGGCACCGTTGGCGGGTCTGGCGCGCCTGGCTACGTGGTCGTGGTCTACACGCCTCCCGCGATCTAAATGGCCCATTTTTTTCCTGTCTCGGCGGCATTTTTTTCCTACGTTATTGCGGCACGCACCTGTGCGCGAGCGTGCACGCGCACGGGCTCGCTTTGTCCTCCCTCCTTTTTTTCTTTCTAAAGTCATCTTGGACAAGAGAAAAAAAATAAAAGACGTACAAAAAGAGAGGGAGGTGGCCCTTGCGGGCGCCTGCCTTTGGTCGACTTGCGCAAAAGGCCCGGCGATGGTCCTTTTCGCAGTTTTTTCTTGGCCGACGGGCCGCTGCCACCCTTTTTTCTTTTCGTCCGCTTTCCGTGCTTTGGCGGCCGCCTTGAAAAAAAAAGAGAAACTCGCAGCCAATGCCATTTGGACCCGCAAGCCGGGACTTTTGTCTGTGGAAGGAAAAAAAAAAGAGTCTGGCGCGCGGGTCGAGTCGCCAACGACGGCGGGCACTCCCCCAGAGACGCTGCGAGGTCTGCGGGCGCACAACATACGCCACCGCTAATCAAACGGTGTCTTTTGTTTATTTGCGCCTTTTTTAAAAGGGGATGAAAAAGGGCGGTACCCAGGAAAACAGGCACACACCCCCATGCGCCCAATGCCGGACCCAGGGAAAAAGGAAGGCTCTGCGCACAAAAAGACGCACTTGGCCGAGGCGGCATGGCAATAAACATAGGCCAATAAAAAAGGCGATGAGCGGCGATAGGGGCACACCAAACGGGACCGATCCTGCGTGCGCGCCTGTGTCGCCGCGAACAAAGAAAAGAATGGCACCGCGACAATAAAGATACGTGCCTCCACCAAAAAAAAGGCCAAAGGGAAAGAGGAAAAAAGGGCACAAAGGTCAAGATGGCGCTGGTGTGCGATCCCATGGCGGCGGCAGCACCAACCGACAGGCCCTCTGCCGTGTCGATGCGCTTTACACAGGACCAGTCGTGCCTGGCGGTGGCCACGGCGACGGGCTTTAGCGTGTGGAACACGGCGCCATTTGCGCTGCGCTATCGGCGCGACCTGGGGGGCGGGATCGCTCTGGCGTCGGCCCTCTTTCGCACCAACCTGATTGCGCTCGTGGGCGGCGGGCCGACACCGCGTTTCCCGCCCGACCGCGTCATGCTGTGGGACGACTACCGCGGCGACACGATTGCCGAACTGCGATTCAATTCGCATGTGCGTGGCGTCGAGATTGTGCGCAACGCCATCGCCGTGGCGCTCGACGATCGGGTCTATGTCTATGACCTGTCGACGCTCGACAATACCCTACGTGTGCCCACCGCCTCGAACCCGCGCGGCCTTGTCGAAATCCGCGCCACCGACGGCGGCAGCGTATTGGCCACGCTCTCGACCAAGGTGGGTACCATCGAGATCCACCGGCCCGGACAGACTCGGCCGGTTGTCTTTCGTGCGCACGAGATGCCCATCGCGCGCATGGCGCTCAACGCCGACGCCTCGCTCCTGGCCACGGTCTCGGAAAAGGGAACGGTCGTGCGCGTGTGGGACACGGCCATGGGCGATCTCCGCGGCGAACTGCGCCGCGGCAAGGACCCGGCATCGGCCAACGGCCTGTCCTTTTCGGCCGACTCCAAGTGGCTGTGTCTGTCGACCGATCGCGGCACCGTGCACGTCTTTGACATTGACGCGCCGGCGCCCGAGAGCCCCTCGACGCTGCTCCAGTACATTGGGTCGTCGGGCATGCTGGGCGCCGGTCTCTCCCAGTACACGATGGCGCGCTTCAGCACCGCCCAAATACACGGCGTCTCGCCGCGATGCATTTGCGCCTTTGGACCGACGCCCGACCAGACGGTGGTCGCCGATGCCGACGGCGTGTTTAGCGTCTATGACGCGAGCAAGCCCGGCGAGGCGCGCGTCCTCAAGCGCTTCCTCTTTGGCGCCGCCACCGACAGCGGCGGCGGCGACAACGACCGCCATATGTGAGCGCGATCGAGCCCTCTTTCCCCGCCGCTAAAGCCGAACACCTCTCTTTCGCGCCGTTCGCGCAAGGCCGCACCTTGGCGTTTTCCCTTTTTTTCCCTTTTTTCCTTCTTTCTTGGGCCACTGTATGCCTGGTGCGTGTCTTGTTTGTGCGGCCGGCCTGTCGGCGGCGCCCTCTGTTTTTTCTTTTGAGGAATAAAAAAAGAAATAAGCAACGGCAGAAAAAAAAGCATCTGCCAGGCCAAACACCATGGAATCACGAAAAGTCGTGGCCGTCGTCCTGGCGGTGCGAGCCAGTGTCGTGTGGGAAGATGGTGCGCACGTACTGCGCCACGTCGCGGGCGCCGGATGCCTCGGCCGCCTCAATAGCGCGTCGATAATCGCATTGCCTCAACAGGCCCCTTTTGTGCAAAAACGCAAACACCTCGACCGACGCCTCCAATGCCAATTCGCCGGCCAGGCGCCAGATGATGGTGGGCTCTATGGTGTCGAGGTACCGCACGACGTCGACGTTGGCAGCGGCACCTTTTGCAACGTGCCATACGACGTAATCGCGATCGTCGGCCAGGTTCTCGACCAAGAGCCGCACCGTCGAGAGCCTGCCGCGGGCGCCCGCAAGCCAAAGCGCCTGGGCAGTCACCACGCACGAACGCCCTTGACGATCTAGCTTGCGCACGGTCAAGAGATCGGCGCAACACGCGATGTGGTGGTCGATACCCAGCGCGATGGCCTGTTCCAGTGAGGCGCACATGTAGCGCTCGCGAATGTCGCGATCACCGAGAGCGAACAAACGCGCGGCCATGGCACACGCCGCCCGGTCTCGAATCTCCAGTTGGGCGAGTATCATGTGGAGGATCTCGGCGGGAAGATCGCCAAGTGACATGTGCTGCCACAGTCTGCCGCGTGTGTGTGTGCGACCGCGCTGTGTTTTTGTGTAATCGCGGACGATGGTGTCGCGCTCCCCCGAACCTCGGGCACGAGAGGAGAAAAAAAAGAGCGTCGAGAACGCGGAGCGGCATCAACACGGCAAATGGCGCGTCTCTCGAGCCGGAGCCGAGCGGCGCACCCAGTGGCCGGCCCGTTATTCGAGACGTTGCACCCCAAGCAGATCAAACTACGGCACCGGCTCGGCGGGGTATGCGCGCGCCCAAACCGACGGTATGTTGGTCTTTCCCTCTTTCTTTGTTGCCTTGCTTCGTGGACCCTAAACTCGAAAAGCCACCAATGCGCGCATTGGAGGAAAAAAGTCCCGCTCTAGAAAAAAAGAAAAGTCCGCAGTCTTTTCCTTGGTCTGCTCGGTCGGTATCCATGGAAAGCACCGGCCGCAGGCCGGATGCCTGCGCCCCGCTGGTCCGCTGATCGCCAGAGAGGCGAAACAGACAACGGCACAAGACACCTTTTTCTGGGCACGCTTTTGGTCTTTTTTTCCCCGCAGCGACGCCTTTGCTCCGCATCTTTCCAAAGGGTTTCGCGGCTATGGTCTCTTTACCTTTTTTATTTCAACCGACATCCTCTTTCTTTTGCCTGCTCTTTTTTTTCGAATTTGCATGGGCAGCCGTTTACAGTGGGCTGATGGGGATGTCGAGTCGTACAACGCCATAGCCGGTCACACCCGGTTTGCCGTGCGCGACCCAAATGGCACCGCCGTAGCACAGGTCTCTAGTCAATGGCTCGCCGACGTCGATTGCCGTATAGTTGTCGTACGATCTTCGAGACACTGCGACAATGTGTTGCCATGTAAAGGCATCAGGGTCGCGGCGTGCGCATGCTCGCACAAGGGCCTCGCCTGTCGACACTGCGCCGTTCGAGGTATCAAAGGCGAGAACGCCAAAATTGCGCGCGCGCTCGTGCACCATGTCAAACACGACCACGAGCGCATAGCGCAAACTGGGCGTGCGTTTGCACGACGCTTTGCGATCGTCGACGGCAACGTTTTCGTCCGACAACGTGTCGGTCCGGTCTCCAGAAGCATTTCCCACAGCCGACGCGACGCCATCCATAGGCGTGCGATCGGGATCGTCTACGGGATAGCGATCGACATAGACCCTCGAGTGGCCTTTGCCGGTAAAGAGCGAAAAGTCGCGCTTGGCATAAGGCCTGGCGTCGTCGGCGCAGAGAAGATTCCAATCTCCGGCGCACGGATCGGCGTACACGCCCACATAATCGGGAGCGCCCACGGCGGCTCTCGCAAGGGCAGCAATCTCACTGTACTTCATGGTGTTGGACGCCAAGGCGACTTTACCGCGTGGGCCGCTCTGACTGTTGATGTGCCATTCGGTTCCGTCCGTCTTTGTGAATACAGTGTGATCCATGACCTCGATCTCGACCTTGCACGCAGGCTTGGCCTTGTAAAGGTGGCGTCCGATGGCGATTTGCACGGCGTCGACCAGCCCGTCGAGGCCATAATAGGTGCCCAGCGCCCTCAGCCCCCATAGTTTATAGCCCGATGTTATGTGCTCGACGATGGCGACGCCGTGCCTCTGGCAGTCGAGCAAGAGACCAAAGTGTCGTGCGCTCTGTGCAATGTAAAGCCGCCCGTCGATCGTCGGCGGTCGCCACTTATGGTCGGCGCTGGCGATGCGTGCGAGGATCGAGTCAGCGTCCGGCGCGCCCCACGGGTCGGCGCAATCCGAGTGGAAAACGGGCTTTGACCGAGGCGGCATGCGACACAGAGTGGAGCGCGCTACATCCATGGGCGTGCCGTCGTCCAGCACGAGGCGCATCACCGTGCACGTATCTTTGACACCGGCGTCGTCGCCCTTTTGGGAGTCGCCTCGCAGGGCGCTCGGCGCGCGTCGACGGTCGCGTGCGATCGTGGCGGTTGCCGTGTTTGGCACGCATACAGATGATACGGCGTGATCGTGTGGGGCGCCCAAAAGCGATCGAACGATGGCCGCGTGATAGGGTTTCATAAAATCAAGGGCGGTGGGGCCATGGCGCAGGCAGTCGAGCAGGCGCGCAAAGTGGCCCGGGCGCTCATCGACAAACCATTCGGCGTCGCGATCCGCGGGGGGTGTCAAAAGGGCGCGAGCACGCGAGCCCGGTGGGGCCAGCCCCACGAGCGCGCGGTCGACATGTCTCTTTGTGCCGCCCACGTTGCAAAGCGCACTCGCGGCAGTATCAAACATTCTTGTCGTGGTGGCGGGGTATCCTTTTTTGTGTGTTTTTTGTCGATTCTACCTGCGACTGCCGCAGCGGCCTTGTTTGTGTCTCTGTCGGTCTCGCAAGTGGGGCTCTGTTGCGTGCTCCTATCGGCGTGCCTGTTGATGTCGCCCAAGGCCTTTTCGTTCTCTTTTTTTTTCATGCCTGTTGTATGTGGTGACAACAACCTTGCGCTATTGGAGCGTGCAAAACATTTTGTCGGCACCTGCCCTGCCAATGGATCATGCATCGACAAGGGCAAAAAAAGAGGCGCGGCCAATAACGACAGATAGACAGCAGCACGAAAAAAAAGGGAAAAAACCTGTCACTTTTTTCCGCACACCAAGCGCAAACCCGTTGCCAGACAAGAGGGAGTGCGTGGACAACCCAACCTCTTTTTGGTGCCTTTTCTCGACCATACGAAACAGCCAGTGCTTGCTTATGGTTAGTTGACTAATAGTCGACTAAGCAGCAAAGTCGGCCGGTAAGCCGCGGCTAAGTCGGATGTATGAAATTCCTGTCGAGTGGATCAGAATGAAAAGGAGGAAAAATCCCGACAACGACTAGAGACGTGGACGTATCGCTGGTAATGCTGTGTGCAAACGGACCGTTCAGCCGAATTGCTGCCAATTGAATTTCATAAAACCTGGGCTTGCTCATTCGCAAAAGCCGGCTTGGCTGTGGCTGACAGTGTCTTGGACAGCATTCGAATCCGCAACCTCGCACTTCGTATTACACAAAACGCGCTGGCCGCGAGCAAAAAATGCTGCATCCTTTTTTTTTCTGCCACAAACGCAGCGAAGATGCCCGTAACAACACATCACCTGGTGCGCGCCGACCGACTGCCGCAAAAGATTAAAGTAGCCGGTGGCGCTGCTCTGTCGGCTGTAGGTTTAGTTGTGGTGAGGCAACAGTTGCTGTTTGCTCTGCTGGTCATCCTTGTGGTAACCGCGCTGGCCGTCGCGTACATGAAACGTCATCGTACCAACCACCGATCCATCGAAGCCTCAACAATCGACTCCCTGGCCAATTCATCCGACGAAGAATGGAGTAATCTCGACATCAACAGTGTGAACATCGACTGGGAACAACTAACGACAAATGCCCCGGAGGAAGACGAAGATGTTTCAGACTATCACGACCTTTATGGCGAGCACGACATGAACGGCCCGGCCACACCGCCACGTAATGGACGCGGGAGCGAAGACAGTGCTCAACCAGAGGGACGAGTTATTTTGCCCGAATAGATGGGAACCAACATTCGTTCATTCATCATGCCTTTACAGGCAACAGGAAGTTTTTCAAATAGAACCTCCTCTCTTCCAAAGCCATCACCTTCCAGTGGGTTCGAATGAAGGCCGACTCCCACTTTTTGATGAATGTCTTGTAGGCGCCATACCTGTGCTGCTCGAAGTAGCGCACAAGCACCAACTTGTTGTGCGACGCCTGATGCAGCACGACGTGAGCCTTGTGTTCAGCGTCCCCAGCAAGGAACACCCAGATGCCGTCGTTCTTGTGGTACAGGCTGCCAGCACTCCAAGTCGCAGTTGCGTGATCTACCGCACGGTCGCTCGCGTGCGCCCCCTTGATTTCGGTCACGAGGTTGGCTAGAAAGCCGTCTTGGTCGAGATTGATTCCTCGGCGGCGCCGATCTGACGCACATCTAACGTCCTCTTGCAGGAAGGTGAGTTGAAGGTCGTAAGGCGGCTCGTTCGGCAATAGTACATCAAATGCGTCATGCGGCAGATTTTGCGCCCCAAACAGCCTGAATCTTTCCTCCCTCAACGCGGTCGTGTTTTCTGGCTTACCGCTAAGGCAGAGTCCCTTCGACTGGGGATACGCGCGCATAATCTCGGTAAAGGACGTGCTGCGCATGGTGTGGAAAGTCTTGATGGGCAAAAACCTCTCCTGCTCGGCTAAAAACTCGTCCATTTCTTAACTGAAAAATCGCTTTAATTTTATAAAATAAGTAAAAGATCTTAAGGCGGCTACTCAGGAATGACGTAGACCGGTAAAGCAGTCCGCAAAAAATACTCATTTATGGAAGAAATGTCGACGATCTGCTCTTTACAATTGGCTGATTTCGGCCCATTTTCTGGATTTTTGGAGACCGTGCGGCTCGATTTTATGCCGATAACAAATTTCCTTCCATTTTCTTGCAACATCTTTTTTCGACCAATGGAGCATTCCTCAGTAGCCGCCTTAACAGAAATTTTTAAAGTGCAGAGGCAGGTCCGCTATCAGCCACGCGTGTGGGACTCGACCCAAGGGTTCATGCGTGGATTCCTGTGTGTGACTTTTGGCAAATGCGCAAATTAGCCGTGGTCAGGCCAAACCCATTGGCCAGCAGGCTGGCCGTTATGTCGTGAGCCGGTTAGTGAGCGCGAATGCGAGTGCGAGGGCGACCGGTTCGTGCTCGCATTCGGATTCAGGTCCAGATCTGAATAACTGGTTTTATCCGACTATTTTTTTTCATGGCATTTTTTGTTGTTTATTGATGGACGGTTCGATTCCCACCGGTGCCGACTATAGTCGCAGTTAACCGACCATTAGTCGAAAACTAAGTAGCCAGTTAGTCGAATATGACCGGTTAATACCCGCAAGCACTGGAAACAGCATCCAGACAAATCCTTGAAAAAAAAAACAAAAAAGGAAAAGCACAAAAGAAAAGGGCGTGTAGGTCCACCCGTCGGACGCGCAAAAGAGAATGGAGCCTACGACCGGACAATGTGCGTGGGACGCGCAGCACCAGGCCGGACTGGAAGAAGCGGCGCGCACCGGCATCATGCCCTACGCGGGCGAGGCCATATCTGCCCGCGAAGACGCTTTTGACCGGGCCGTGGTACGCTTTGCCATGAGCGCGATCGAGTCGTGGATGGCCTCACCGGCGTGCGCAGACCATGCGACGATGCAACCGCCCGACCCTCTAGGACCCCTCGGTGACCGCACGCCCATCCCGCCCACGTTGTGCATACAACACAGCGCGCGCGACGCGGGCTTTTGTGCCTCGCTGTTGCCCGACGGCACGGGTTGCTACGTCTACCGCTTCGATCCGCACTGGGCGGTTCCCATGGATCGCGTGGGCCAGTGTGCGTTTGCCGGACCACAACCCCTATGCGCCATGTGCTTTCAGGTCGGCGGTGGTTGCCTCTACTGCAACCCGTGGCCCGCCGCGACCGAGCCGCCTGCGCGCACCGACCCCGGTTCGGTGGACCCACAGCGGTGGCCCATCGGGGTCTTGTGGACCTGGACGCACGCCGAGATGGAGGATCGGCAGGTGGCCATCTTGCGATGCCTCGGCTCGGTATGCTACTATGCCGCCCTGCACCGCACGGTGCGAGGCACCGACACCGCGCGCAAGGTCACCCTCCACACCAGTCCCATCGACGATCATCACCGGCATGGTGTCTGTATTTCCAGTGCCTCATGGGCCTTTTGCGTGGCCAAGCGCCTCGCCGGCAAGAGGCGCAACGGCGACGGGTCGTCAAGCACCTCTGAGACCACGCTCGTCAAAAATGATGTCACTGTCCGATATTGCCGCACGCCGATGCGCGCACAGACAGCCCTCACAGCGCACGACTGCACGATAGGACTGGCCGAGGCGCGCGCGGCTCTCGATCGCCTCAAGTACATGGAGCGGCTCTGCCACATCACAGACAGCAGCGACCACACCACAATCTGTCGAAAACTCGGTGCGCTCAAAGGGTGGATCGCTGCCGTCGACGCTCTCTTGTCCGCGGGCGTGTTTTACCCGGCCATCGTGGCGCCATACGAGGCGGCACTTTTGGGCGCCCTGACCCATGGCCTCGTCGGCCGCTGACCCCACCTCTTTCTCCTCTTTCTTTTTTTTTTTGGATGCTGGCGGTCTTGGTGGGAAGCCATTGTACGCATCACGCAAAACACATGCACGACAACTCGATCTGCGCTTGGATCTTTCTATTTATTTTTTACGCCCGATCCTCTTTTTTTGCGTTGTTATTTTTTATTGTCGTCGACCAAAGGCGCCTTTTGCCCGCTCGGCCGCAAACACGCGCTACCACTGCATTTTGCACGTCGACGCACATTTTATGTTGATTCTCAGTCTGCAAAAAATGCGTGCGTACGGTAGGCTCAGTCCGATAACCAAGGCATTTAGACCAAAATGCGCGCCATTGGCTCACGTCATCATATGCAACAGGATGAAAAAAAAGCACGACAAAACCTCGACCATATACTCGACAGGAGCCTCGGCCTCAACAAGAAAAACACCAGCGTATTTTTTCTTCAAAAGAAAAAAGAAAAACTTTGGAGGGCTACGACCGCGCGCTTGCGACCGACTGCCTTGCCGTCGTAGATCACCACAGGACCACGCTCCAGGGTGCGTCCAGAGCGAGCCTGACAAAAATTACAGACACGCGCACACGATAGGACAAGGCACCGGCGCCATGGCCGATGTGCGACTCGGAGATTGGGACTCGCTCCCCATCGAGTTGGCGGTGCGCATACTCAACGGCCACTGCGGCGCCGACGACGACGACGATGAGATGTACCATGGGGACCCAGTGCGCCCTTTCTTGGACCCACGCTGGCGCTTTGCCGCCAGGGCCGTGAGTCGCCAATGGCGCACCGTCATCGAGCACCCGACGCCGGCCGAGACGATGGCTATGGGTGTACACCCGCACAAGAGATGGAATGTCGTTCACAAAGTGGCGCCTTTCGGGTGTCCCAAATGGCCGACGGGGAGGGTCGTGTGTCTGACCGCGCTGGCCGAGTGGATCGCCTCGGACGCGTCGCCGTGGACCGCCGACCCCGAGGCGTTTTACGTCTGGTGTGCGCGCACGTGCGGCGCCACGCGCAAGCACGTTGTCGCGGTATTGTTTGCATCGGGCCAGGCGTGGGCCGTCGAGCAGGCACTCGACCATCACTGGCCGAGGCTCGACTTTGAAGCGCGACTGCCACCTATGGATGCCATAAAATCGCTCGACGTCCATGGCGAGACTGGTTCGGGCGTCGGTTTGGATGGTGAAGACATATGGGCATGTATGGCCGCCGCCGTCGACGAACGGTCCATCGGCGATACGGCCTTTCGAGTCGACGCGCTGTCTACGGCGCGCCTTTATGGCGAATACGACGACTGGGACAAGGATGGCAGAGGCGATGCCAAAGGCTTGGTCCAAGTGCTCTTTGACGTGTGCCTCTACATGGGCGATACCATGGGCCACGATGCCTTGTGTCGGCATTGTGGGTATCGTCAGTACGGCCCGTCGTGTTATGATCTTGTCAAGTGCGGCCGTGCCCATCTTTTGGAGCACGCCATCCGTGCCGGCGCCGCCGTGGAAAGCCTCGTGTGGGATGCCGCTGCGAGGTCCAAAGACACGGCGTGTCTCGAATGCTTGCTCGCCTTGGGTGCCGAAAAGGTGCTGCCTTTGCCCAAAGTAGCCCAGAACGCTGTGCAACCACCGTGGATCAAGGTCGCCGTTCGAAATGGGCGCGTGGGTGCTTTGGCACTGTGCGATCGTTACGGCATCGCTTTCGACCACGTCGACGCGTTTCTGACGGCCGCCAAAAATCGCCAGCCCAGAGTCATGACCTGGCTGTGGCACCGCCAGACCGTGCAAAAGTGTGAGTCCCATTTGGATCTCGGTCTCGCTGTCGACGCGACGATCGACCGGCACCCCTTCCGCCAGACCCTGTCGCTCGAATGGATTTGCGCAGAGGGACGCTGGGCACCGCATCCCGACGCGCTGGTCAGCCTCGTCGATCGCGCCTGTCTCGCTGGCGCCTTTGAGTGCGCGCTCTTTTTCGTGCAACGGTGGACACGTGTCTTTTTCGATCGCGCCGGCGTGCACGGCCTCGTGCGCATCTTTGCCATGATGACGCGCCGCCGTTGCGATCTCGCTGTGGTGATGCGCTTTTTAGACACGATGGATCGTCACGCTGCGTCGCTGGGTCTAGACAAACTCAACCTGTGGCCCGCTCTGTTTGACGTCTCTGTGCTCGATTACGACCGTGCGTGGCACAAATGGGTTCGCATCGCGTGCGCGGTCGCAAACGGCGAAATGCCATCGGCGCGCGACGTCAATGCAATTTCGGCGCGGCGCGAGGAACCGTGCCCGTGCGCATTCGGCCCCGACTGGCGTCATCAGAGTCGTAACGACCATCACGAATTGAAACCAGACGATCCGTGCACACCCGACCAAGCCGACATGCTGGCGCCGTTGGCGTGCTGGGTGCGCCCCGAACCGGTCGACTTGCAATTTCCGCCGCACCCCCGAGAAATCGCTGGTGGTCGCACCTGGCACGCTGACGAGTATCGCGCCATTTACGACTTTCTCAAGGCGCGCGGCCTCGTTGCCGCCGACAGCGAGGCGTCGTCTTGATTTACGCGCTCCTCTTGTTGGTCTGTCGCTTTTTATTTCTCCAAACAAAAAAAAAGAAGCCACAACAACAAAGGATGTCTGTTTTATCGATGTTGGTTTTTTAATCGTTGGTTTTGCCTCCACTGCAGTTTTCGCATGAGAAAAAGAGCGGCGTGTAACGGGGGGAGGCGTCCGCTGCAGCGCGACCACAGCGCAGACTCTGTCATTTTTTATTTTCGTGCACCAAACCAAGAGCGCTCAAAAAAGGGCGACAGGCGATGCAGGAAAAAGTGCACACCCGAAAAGAAACAAAGGCTGTTCCGGGCCGGTGCCGCCGAGGTCGCTCCCGTAAAGTTTTCGCGCCATTGTCTTTTATTTGGCGCAAAAGGAAAAAGAAAGACAAACACAGGACAAACACAAGACACACGCGCGCGCAAGGGCCGGCATGCACACGGAGCAATAGAGGCAAAAGATATGCACCATGCTTGTGATTCTCTTTTTTTATCACATGCGCGCATCAGAAGGGAATGGTATGGATGGGCGACTTTAGCACGTCTGTTGCAGCCCAAATGGCCGCGCCATGAACAACCAACAGGCAGCTGACGCCGCGCAGGGAGCCCCTGTCTTTTGCACGGAGATCCTTCCAATGTGTGCCGGGCACCTTGACGGCGAATCGCACATGTTGCCACGATCGGGCGCACGGATCGCGGCGCGCGCGCGCCTCGGTGACGACGTCGACGAGCGGCCTCGTGTCGCCACTGGCAAAAGAGAGCATGCCGTAACTATGCGCGCGCAGCGGACGCGCAGAGACGTCGACGACGATCACGGGGGCAAACTCCTGCTCGTGGTGACCGCACCAGAAATCGTCCGATTGCAAACAGGAGGCATCGTCGGCGCCCGCCAGGGAATCATCGACATAGGCGGTGATGGTCGTCAAGTTGTCTCGGTAGAGGCACATGTTCCCTCGCGCTTCTGGATCAACGCGACACCACGGACTGTATCCACACGTGAGGTAGACGGCAGCGTCGCGACCGGCACCCACGACGGCCTTGGCGAGTGCGATGATATCAGCCCACGTCGTCGCGGCGCTGTCATGGGCCGTGGCCGCGTGGCGGTGTTCATACCAATCGCCGGCCACGGCATAGGTGTCGGGCTTGAGATCAAACCGATATCTATCGAAAACGCGCAAGGTGATGCATCTCTGCTCATCTGGTTCGTTCTCGTAGCGTCGGCGGCTGAGCGCGATTTGTGCGGCGTCAAACAATGCATCGAGTTGGTACTAGTCGGCGATGGCGCGCACGCCCCAAAGGTCATACGGCGACCGCAGATGCGCGACAAGGTCGACGCCGTGTCTCTGGCAGTCGAGCACAATGGCAAAATGGCGTGGGTTTTGATCGATGCAAAGCCGGCCGTCCAAGGTGGGGGTGTGCCATCGGGCGTCATTGCTCGCCATCAAGGCCAGGAGCGACTCGTGTCGTGAGTCGCTCTTCATCGTGGCACGCGAGCGTAGCGTCGATTTGCTCACGTCCATGGGTTCGGCGCTGCCCCCTACCGCCAATCGCACGATGCCGTCGCGTTGTTGAACGGCATCGCCTGGATCGCACGTCTGCGTTGGCGCGTGCGTGACCGCACTGCCGTCGATCCAAACGACCAGACCGTCGCAAGACAGAGACGACGATGGACCTTCGCGGTCGGCGAGCAGCGACATTGCGACCGCAGCGTCATAAGGGCGCATACAGTCGAGCGCCCCTGTGCCGTGCCTCAGACAGTCGACCATACGATCAAAATGCGCCGCGCATTCGTCCACAAAGCAGACCTCTCCGTCCGACTGAGGCGCGGTTAAAAGCGCTCGTGCGCGCGAGCCAGGCGGCGCCAGACCGGCCAGCGTCTTTTCGACACGCCTCGTCACGCCACCGACATTAAGCCGGAGATGGGTCGCGCTCGGGGGTGTGGCACGCTCGTCCACGTCCATGGCTGCTGTGCCTGCTTTTTCCTTTTCCTCCTCTTATTCGAAAATCTATGGCTATGGGCTTCTTTCTTTTTCCCCTTTCCTTTGCTGGCGCGCCAGGCGGTTCACCTTCTTTTCCACTCGCTTTTCGTGTGCTCTTTGTGGGAGGATCAAATATTCTTTTGTGGTGGGCGGCGTGCTCTCGGTCCGTTTCCATCTTTGGCGCACAACACGGCCTGTTTGTTGTGGGCGCTGCCGGTATTGTTTTCTTGCGCAATTTGGCATTGGTTCTTTTTTTTATAGCAAGCCATTCTGCGTAGGCTTATCGGGATGCCTCGTGCCCTTTTTTTAGGTGTTGGTCGGTGTACCATGCCTTGGCATAAAGGCGTACCGACGCTCGTATTGGATGCTGGAATAGCAATGTTGCGATTGGTAGATCGCAATAGCATGAAAAAAAGGAGCAAAAAAGGGGGTCGTGCGCCATGGCAGCCTCTTTTGTTTTCATTCTTGGCCGCTGCGTGTGCGTCGCGCACGGCAACAGAACCCACCAAAGGCAAACCGCTACAATTTTTGTCTGTCTCGACGGCTTTGTTTGCGACAACGCGCGCTCTACAGCCGCGGCGCCAATTCGTCTTTCTTCTCTTTTAATTGATTCTTTGTTATCTTGAAAGGAAAAAGCATCGACTTATGCTGTCGATTGGGGCGACGCAAGGCGAGCGGCCACATAAACGAGCCAGGATGAGCGATGCGGCACCCGACAATATGCTTTGCGACGCGGCCGATCCTACCTTTTCGCTCCTGCCCGACGAAATCGTCCTCGCCCTGTTGCGCGTGCTGGGCACGCCCGACGTCGCGGCGCGCGCAGCGTGCGTGTCACGGCGCCTGGCGCGGCTCGCCGCCGACCCGGCCCTTTGGCAACATTTCCACGCGCTCCATCACGGAAACCCACTCCACAAGCATTTTGCCGCGTTTAACAAGGACTGGCGCTGGCTCTATCGAGCGCGCTCTTGTCGGCGCTGCAAGACGCTGACGCGTTGCGTTGACAACGACGACGACGACGGTGATGATGATGCCGGCGCCAAAGGCGTCTGTTACGACAGAGATAGGGATGATGATTGCGGTCATATACGTCTTGCCGAAAAACATTTTTATTGGGGCGACCTCCGAGCGGGCGCGCCGCACGGCTATGGTCTTCATATGAGTGTGAGGCCAAGGCGCAACGATAAAACAGAGCACGCGTGCGCGTGCGCGCTCCTGGCTCAGACACCCCCCGCGGCATGGACAGTGCACTACGAGGGCCAGTGGCACGAGGGACAACATCACGGCCGCGGCTTCTCGGCGATGCTTGCAGACAAGCAACACCATGTGATTGATTTTGTGCACGGCAATCGGCGTTACGAAGGCGAGTTTGTGCACGGCAAACCTCATGGCCAAGGCAGGCTCGTGTGGGACGATGGATCGACGTTTGACGGCAGTTTCCGTGACGGTATCCGCCACACGCCCGGAGTCTACGTGTGGCCCAGCGGCAACCGGTACAAAGGCGAGTGGGCGGGCGCCGAACGCCACGGCCAGGGCACCTTTACCTGGACCAAGAAGGGATACAGCCTACGGTGCTCGTGGCGGGCCAATCGCTCCTATGGGTGGGGCGTCTGTACGTGGAGCAACGGCCAGCGTCTCGAAGCCCTCTGGGACAGTCGTGTTCCGCGTGACGACGGCATCTTTGTTGCCCCCGACGGCAGGCGCTTTATCGACACGGCGAACGAGATCTTTATCGTCGGTAGAGCCGCGATCGCCGACGACGCCGATCCGCAGGGTGAATGGGGAGGACGGTTCCGACGCCTGCGCGAAATACGCGACGGACGCACCGACGCGAACGACAGTCATCCGGACAACCGCGTCGATGCCCTATCCGTGGTCAAGGTCATCGAGGCCACCTACCCCGACTATTCGCGCGTGCTCTCTAAATGGAAGCGCGGCGGCGCTGTCTCACGTGAGGTGGTCTTTCACTCGGTGGCATGTGACCGCGTCGTCGAAAAGGAAGAGGAGGGCGCCACCGGCGAACGGCATACCGTGTTACGCTGCATGGCATGTCTGTATGCTGCATCTTGACGCTGCCCTTGTCCACCATCTCTCTGGTCGGCATCACAGGACTCTCCTCCCTGCCTGCTTGGCTAGGAAACCGTAGGCGCTGTGCAGAAAAAACAAAGTAAAGGAGGGTTTTTCGAAAAAAAAGGATTTTCCGAATAATTTTTGTTTGTCTGGTTGATGATTTGGGGTTGCGCTCAAGGGTGCGCGCGGACACACGGGGGCACCAGAAAAAGGGTCGCTGCCCTAAATCCATGTGCGGTTTAGGCGCGCACGACACGATCCCGCAGCAAACAGCGCGCAGACCGCGCAGCCATCGACAAAAAATATACACGACGAATGTCTCGCCACAAACCCGGCGGTCGCACCGCGCCCTCCGATGGCGCACGCAGCCCCGACCAAACAGAAAAAATGAAAAAAAACACAACACTACAGAGAAAGAAGCGTGAACAAAAAAGGGAAAAAGACGGTATGGGCAATTTTGTCACAGCGGACAAGAGGGAGCCCGATGCCACCCAAGACTGCCGCGTCCCTGACGATTCCTCGTCGCGTGGCAATGCGCAACATCCTCCATATTCTATGACAGCCAGCGATTTGCCGTTGGACGTGTTGGCGCTCATCTTGGGCGAGACCCTCGATGCGCGATGGCTCTTTTGTGCGCGCGCCGTATGCCGCCTTTGGGCGTCAATATGTGCCACGTTTCAATCTCGATGTATGGTCCGCGCGTCGTGTGTGGCATCGCTGTTGGCGACGGCGCCCGGCGATGACCCCTATGCTGGCGATCCCGAGGCTGCCGAACGATGGTGCCTCTCCATGGGCGCGTCGCTGACCGATGCCGGCGCCGTCATGGTGACCAGCGGCAGGCGCGGCCTCATCGACTATGCCATCACTCGACCTCGTGCGCACGACGTCGCATCGGCCACCATGACCCCATTTGAATCCCTCACAGTGGCCGTCGTGCGCCTTTGTGGACCGAAAGACGTCGACGCCTATCTCGACACGCATCCACTCGCCGTCATACCCGACCAATTGGTCGACGTGCACACCGACGCAAACATCGACTGCGGTGGCGACAGTGGGGGCGACGACAATGATGTGCACAATGGGCGCGGCGGTTTGCATGCGCGCAAGCGACGCCAAATCGCGCTGCGCGTGCTCCGCGGACGTCACGCATTGCGCTTGGCGAGCGCCCGCTGTCTGGAGAGTGTCGAGTGGTTCGACCGGTCGTTGGTTCGCGCCCAGAGAATGCACTCGATCGCGCGCTGCATGATCTATGATCCCAAATCGGCCAGGAACATGCTGCGCGATTATGGGCGCCACCAAAAAGTGTGCATAACGGTCGACGAGGCGCTCTTTCTGCTGGCGCGCGTGGGTCAATCGAATAGTCTCTACTGGACCGAACAGTTTGAGGCCTTGATTGTCGAGGCTCTCGGCGAGACCGTGCTGGGTGCTCGGACCGTCGTCGATCTCTTGGCAAGATCTAGGCCGGCCATGCGCGCGAGGCCTTTTGAGACGCCGCTTTTGATTCGCCTCTACAGGGAATCGCCCTTGCTGGCGCCGCTGAGACCGCTGCGCGGCATCAATGTCGACAACTGTCCGTTGTTGGACCCTGGCGCGCGAGTCGACTTGGACACAGACATTGCCTTGCTCCAACTTGCATCGGCGTCGCCCGATACGGCCATGGCCCATGCGGCCATCGACATGGTCGTCTCGCGCGCACTGGCGAGCGCCCACCGTCTCATGTGCCATGCGCGCCACACGTCTAGCGATGATCAGCATAAACTGTGGACGTTGGCATTGCGTGCGCGGTCGGCCTACAAAGCGGCAGATGCCATAGAGCGGCGCACCGACCCGCATTCCCGTTACGGTGCGTGCGACGCCAAAGGCGACTGTGCGGTTCTGGCCGAGGCTCGTGTTCGAGCACTAGAGCACGGCTTTATGGGCGAGATGTGGAGCGATCTCTTTGACCTCGGCGCCAACAATACGCCCAATCCATAAAGCCTTTTTCTTTTCTCGGGCGCTCTTTGTCCTGGCGATCGCCCGTTTGGTCAGGCGCGCCAAAAAAACAGAGGGAAAAAGGGGTTCGTTGTAACTTTTTCTCGCGGAGGCGCCACAGCGACTCCTCTGGTCCCGAAAGGCCCTCCAGTCCCTCTGATCCCAAAGAGAATGAAAGAAAATCACAAGAAAGTGCCAGGTGGGACGTAAAAGTGGCGGCTGTGGGCCGGTCTATTGGCCGCTCAAAAAATCGTGAGCGTGCGATGGACGAGGCACGTCTGCTCTTGTGGCTTTTTTTTGTGCACCCGGGCACCAAAGCAACAGAGTGCGGGTGCCTTTCGGGACTTTGGAGAGCACCAAACAAGCGCGGTTCACAAAAAAGCACCTCGCCAACACGAAAAGACGGCGTTGCCTTATGGCCCGCTGTGCCGGGTCTTGCCTTTTTTTCCTCGTATCAGAACAAGTCGCGAAAACAGTATGACCAATCCTATGGGCGCACACCTGAATCTTTTGTTTTTTGATTCAAAAAAAAAGACTGGACCGCGAATCGGTCACGTTCTCTGTTTGTTTTTCGCGATTTGGGAGCACCTTCTTTGTTGTGCCGACCAAGAGGAACAGAGCAAAGACAAGCGCAAGAGCATGACACACAATTATGTTTTTGCCATGGTCCCCTTGGACAGCAACATGGCGGCCGTGTTGATGGCCAGTGCTAACGGCGACAGCGGCGACGCAGATGCGACCGTCGCGACGCTTGGGCGCATGTGGAAAAACGAAGAATGGGCGTCCATCGAAAACATGCCTCCCAATATGCCCCCTCCATCAAAATCAACGGTTCCCGTGCGGTTGGAGGCTTGCCGGTGGATCATTCCAGCGCTGCTCGCCGCGTTGTCGCGCGCGCCCGACGCGAATGGTCTCGATGCCTTCGCGCCAGTCTATAGCGCTGTGCCGTGGGATGGCGCGCTCACATGGATGGTCGACACGATTCTCCAACGCGCATCGCCGGGCCGTCTGTCGCAACGACAGGCATCGTCGTTGCTCGACGACGAGGAAGACGTCGACACGTGCAATTATGCGCTGTTGCTCTCTTGCCGCATGGCGACATTTGACGAGACCGCGCTCGCGACCCTGCTGGAGCGAGGCTGCGCGCAACTGACTGCCATCGCCATCGGGCGACGCATGCCCCTATGCTGGCGCGCCGACAGCCAGAACCCGAAACGGGTCCCCGCGACCGACGCCGGATGGTTTGGGTCCATGGCGCCGCTCTCTCTTTTGAATATGGTACAGACGCGGCTCGTCGAGAGCAGCGAGTGCCCTCCCTTTTCGGCGCTGCCCGAGGATGTGGCCGCTCCGTTGGCGTTTGCCATTTGGCAGCGCGCGTGTGCCGCGCCGCCGTTGGCCGATTACGAAGCGGACCGTCTTGTCAAAGTCGCTCGTTACTGGGGCCTCGACGCGGACGACGACACCGACCCACAGCGGCTATGTGTTTTCATGGTCGACGAGGCTCTGAAGCGCAAACCTGCCCAATCGCATGCCGTGCCCGTGCCCTACCGCATGCCTGTGCCGACTGGTACCCACGACATTGACATTTTCGGTGCCTTGCTCACGATTCAAGACGATGGCGCTCTCGGTGGCGCGTCCGACCAGTGTGGAGCCCTGCGCGCAGCCGGTGCCGCTTTTTCGCAATATTTTGAGCGCCCTCCCGTGGCGCCCCGCGACGATCCTCTCCTGGGGGCCGTTGCGGCGCTGCTCATCGACCCGCCTTGTCGTCTGCCGAGGCCGCATCGGCGTCGCTCGTGTACGGCGCTGAGGGCGCGTCTGGCGTTGCTCGCCGTGTGCAAGGACATGCGCGCGACCGCTGCCGATTTGACCACCGTGCTCGCAGCCCGACGCCTTTTTCAGAGGGGCATACACAGCGTCCCCTAAAGCGCGGCCGACCTCATCACGAGGCACAATGAGGACCCGCCACAACAAGGACCAAGACAATTACCAACGTCTCTTTTGAAAAGCACGCGGCGATTCGTTTTGTCTTTTTTTCCTAATTGTCTATGCAAGATCACTTGGTGTTTGTTTTTTTTCGCATCACGCCTGTTGTGTGCGCGTCGTCAGCCAAAAACTCGGCATTCACGACTCGCCAAGGCCCAAAGGAAAAAAGGGGCGCCGCCGCGCTTGCTTGGAAAAGGGAGGGCGCCTTGCTACGCATCGTGCTCCCATTGGACGCTTTCGCTGTGGTACCGGTTCGGCGACTTTTTTCTCCTGCGAGGCAGAGAGGAAAAAGAAAAAGGGGACAGGCACCGGGCGCCGCGATATCTGCACCAGGACAATAGTAGGATATTCGTCCCTCCTTTGTCGCGACGCGGGCACGCACGGCCGCCGATGACCGTCACGCGGAAAAAGGGCAACCGCACGCGAGAGAGCGGGCAGGGAAAAAAAGAGGCGCGACAAAGGAAAAACGGGAAAAACGATCAAGACGCTGGCCTTGGCCTGTCCCGCCCCCTCTGCCTATTGTGATATCGCCCGTTTGGGAGCGAACGCGAGCCCATGGACGCGCTGCCCAACGAGATCTTGCGTATGATCCTCAATGGGTCGGCGACATCGGGCGCCACCGACACGACAGCGTCGCTGGCGTGGCGCCCACCAGACAGGCCTCGCGCGTTGCGTCCGTTTTTCGATCCGAGATGGCGGTTCGCCGCGCGAGCCGTCTGCCGCCTGTGGCGCGAGATCATTGAGCGCCCGACGCCGAGCGAAGCCGACGTGTTCTATCGGTGGCGCGCCAAAACGCAACACTGGCCGTCGGTCGACGCCCGGCGCGTGCACTCGGCGCGCTGCCCTCGGTGGGCCTCTGGGAGGCTCGTGTGTGCGTCTGCCGTGGCCGAATGGGTGGCCAGTGATACGGGACCATGGGGCCTACAGAGAGGAGACATCCAGGCATGGTGCCGCGATCACGCAGGCGCGTCGCATAAACAGGTCATTGCCGCACTGGTGGCGTCCGATGCCGAGTGGGCCGTCGACCGCGCGCTCGGCACCGAATGGGCTGTCGCACATTTCAGCGTGGGAGATCGCTGCGTGCTCGCGGCGCACATGGGCAGCGGCGAGTACGACTATTGGGACGACGACGTGCGCGGCGACGAGCAGGGTCTCGAAGACATGCTGTGGCGCGTGGGCATCCGTTGGGGATCGTATCGCACGCTCTTGGCCATCGCCGCGCGCCGATCGCCGACGGGCTATGCGCGCGCGGCGGCGCACGACGCACTGGGGCGCGCCTGCCGAGCCGGACGTGCGCGTCTCGTCGCCGATCTGCTCGCCGATGGCGCGCGTGTCGACAACAAGGTCTGGGCCTGTGCGGCGAGGGCGCGCAATGGCGCGTGCTTTGAGGCCCTTTTGGATCACGCGCCCCCGTTATGCGACGGGCGGGCGCCGCTGCCGCCGCCCACTGTCGCCGACCAGACAGGCGAACACGTACCGGTCTATGGCCAATGGTTCCACGAGGCCATCTCGGCCGGCCGCTGGCGCGCCCTGGCCCTTTGCGACGCGCGCGGCGTCGAATTCGACGCCGTGGCGGCATTCATGCTGGCGTCGCGCGCGCGTCGCACGAAAATACTGTCCTGGCTGTGGCATAGATCGCACGCGAACCATGCGTGCGGCCGACGCGACATCACCAAAGGCGACCAAACGGCACCCGGAGGCATCGACCTACACAAGGCGGCACGCCACGCCGTGGGCCATCACAACCGGCGGCGCGCGCGCTCGTCGGATACGATCGCGTGGCTGTGCGAGGTGGCCGGCTACGTGCCCGAGACGCAAGACGACCTCTCGCATCTGATTGTCAGAGCGTGCGCCTCGCACTGCGTTCCGTGTGCGCTCTACCTGGTCGAACGATGGCCACGACGTGCGCTGACCATCGGCACGGCAGCGTTGGGCCTGCTGTTTCGTGCGTGCCTATGCGACGGCATAGCGGCCGTCGGGCGGTTCCTCGGCGTCGTGCAGAGGCACGGCCACGAGTTGGGCACAGATGCAGTCGACCGCATCGACTTGTGGGGCGCGCTGGCGTCGCAGCCTTCGCCCCCCTCCTCCTCTTCTTCTTTTTCGCCGACCCATGGTCTGGTGCACTATGGGGCCAACCATCGGCGTTGGGTGAGCGGCCCGTGCACGGCGGCCGCCATGCGCATCGCGCACGACTTGGCCAACGGCAAATCGGTGCGTGCTGTCGATGTCATGCAGATTGACACGATACCTCGCATCCTGGGCACGCCGCTTTGCGCGTGTGCCCTTGACGAGGGCGCCGCTCTCCCTTTCGACAAAAAGGCCGACGCGCAGCGCACGGGTGCTACGATAGTGCCGTACGGCACAAAGAGAGGCCATAGACATAACGATGGCAGCGACAACGAGGACAATGGCGACGATGACGATCGACCATGCACAGACGAAACGGCGCTGGCGTCCCTTGCTCCACTGGGTGCCTGGTGCCGTCCGCGGCCCGTGGACGTGGACGCGCTTTTTCCCGGATGGCGCGCGAGGGCGGGACTGGCGCCGTCCGGCGGCCTCCACGCGGTGACGCACGACGCCCTCTGTCGACGCACCGTTCTGTGGCTCGAATCGGTCGACCTGGTCCTACCGACGGACTCTGTTCTGAGCGATGCCTAGCCATATCCTATGTATCTCTATATGTGTGTGCGAATGTATATATTGCGCGGGACCATGTACCCGCGTTTTTTGTTGACAAGACGCATGCACGAGACCGCCACCGGAACCCGACTTTTTTCCGGAAAAAGAGAGAGAGAGGTGTGGGCGCTCCAGGGACCGGCAGCTGCAAGACAAAAAAGGACCACGTATCTTTTCTTTAGAGTTTTTTCCACATCCAAAAACCATATACGCCAGAAAAAGGCACAACCCAAAGTGCGGTGCATCGCCTTTTTTCTCTTTTCCAGAGAAGGGGGCACGCGGAACAAAAATCGTGCCCCCAATTGTCACAAAAGCCCTGCCTTTTTTGCCACGCACCCAAAGGCAATCGAGTTTTGTTTGAGGGAGACCGAGCACGCGATCGGCTTGGATGTGGGTGCATTTTACCAATGGGGACAATTCTATTAGCGAGGTCGATCTGTCTATTCTTGGGCGACGACGCAGAGAAGGAAAAATGCACCAACGCACAGCAAAGAAAAAGAGGTTCATGTCACGGGCAATACGCAGAGAACACGACGCGGCGGACGGTTTTCGTCTCTTTCTTTTTTTGAACGATCCATTCGTCTTTTTAGGACAGCAATGGGGCAAACAAAAGGCTTATCCTCTTCTTTTTAAGGCGGCGCATCGGGAATGGCGAGTTAACATGCCATCACCAATGATATGAATCTTACGCAATCATAAACGCAGTCTTATTGGCTCTAAAACGTTTTTTTGTAGACGCTTTCGTGTTAACCGTCGTTCCCGATGCGCCGCCTTAAAAAGAAGAGGATACGTCGTCGCTGTTGTGTTGTTGCGCGGTAGCACCGGCGGCATCATCGACACAGCCAAAACTAGGCGTGATCATCGGCGCCGCAGGCACGGCCGGCAAAGAGTCGCCCACAACGATCAAACTCGTCCATAAGCCACTCGATGGCGCCGAGGAGGGCGCCCGCCGGGTCGGAAGGATCGAGAGGGGCCGGCGACGTGCCCTCCCATAAGACCGACAGGAGACGGGTGCCGCTCCATGTATCGGCGAGATTCGCCCGGCGGTAGGCCGAGATGGGGTGGAGCGTGATGGCCTCGTCGGTCTTGCTGTCCGCGAACAAGTTGACCAGCGAATGGATGCGCGAGCGCTCACCGTCTCCCGGGACAGGTGCCGACGCGGCGTGGCCCTGTCGTGGCTCTCTCTCACACAGGACGAGCATGGCGTGGGCCGCATGGGTCGCCTCTGATCCGCATGGTCTGTCGACACTGACGACGTGACCATAAAAGCGCACAAACGGAAGGTGCGTTGCGTGTGCTACCAAATGCGCGCCATGGCCGCTGCTGTCGCTCTCGGTGTGCGGTGCATCAGTGACGATCATGTCGCACTGCACGGTCCAGTTGACATAGAGACCGCGCGTGGGGTCAATGAACCCTTCGCCGCTCTCGATGCCACTGCGGGACGCCACGAGATGCCACGCACGATCTGTAGCGTTCATTTTGTGCGCCAATGCGGCAGCGCACGTGCGGCCGTTGATGTGTTCGTGCCCAAAGGCGCGCTTGATATGCCGGCCGCTTGTGAGACCGTAGCGATAGGCGATCACGTCGGCCACGACGTTGATTCTCGCCATCACGTCATCCATGTCGGCATGGGGCATATTTGCGTGGCCGAGTATCGCCATGGCGCGGTGCCCGTCGCTTGCTCTACTATGAGAAGCGGTCGCCATCCATGGGGACACGTGGCCTTCTGTGACCATCCATTGGCGTTGCTTGCGAGCGTATAGTTCGCGTGCGCTATAGTGTTGGTCGTCGTCGTCGCTGCTCACAGCATTGCCGTCGCCAAGATCGAGAGGTGGATCAGGTCCGTAGACGCTCGCCGGCGGATAATCGATGAGAGGATCGTAAAATGCGTACTTGTCGGATACGGCACACAGCACACCGCCGTAAAAGGTTAGGCGAACAGCGACGCCGTCGCGTCGCCGCACGCGTTGGACCTTTTGCGAGTCAAAGGCGTGGCCGATGCTGCACCAGGAAAACCCGTCACCATCCACGGACCATCCGTGTGATGAGAGCGAATCGATGATGCGGCGCACGCCGGCAAAGACGCCGTACAGAAACGCCTCGATCGATGTCTCGCCCGATTGGAGAAACGAAAAAGTGAGCGCGCGCACGCGGCGCAACGTATTCTGGCAACGCAGGTCGCAGTGAAGGTCGACGCCGGTGCCCGTGGGCACGTGTACGGCGCGTTCGACCAGAATGATGCCGCCGATACAATCAACGTCGCGCTCCATCGACGCGACAAAAACCCAATCGCCATATCGACAGTCGGCCTGCAGCAAAGGCGGTGTCCTGGTGCAGCAACCGATCAGGTGATGGTTTTCGGGATGGGTCGTGATGGCGTGGGTTTGAATGCCCATGCACTCTAGCGGGCGCAAAAAGTTGGACGCGCACGACGCTGCGCTATTGGGGTCGCCAGCGACCCCTCCGCCGTCAGAACTGAGCAAGGGGTTGTCAGAGGTGTCGCCCTCGTCGTCTCCCCCTCGGTCGTCGTCGCCGCCGCTATTGTCTGGTGACTGTATCCACTCGCGCTGCGGTGCGTGTTGGCCATTGCGATCATCGCAGAGGGCCTCGTCGGTAGCCCCGCGGCCCCGACCGATGACCGATGTATTCTTGAGCCATTCGACAAATGCAGCTACCGTGGGCGTCCATACCGCGGCCGGATAGCATGGCGAGTCCCTACACCGAGCAACTAGGGCGGTATCGTGTGCAGCGACCTTGGCGGCGGCTTGGGCAGCAGTGTCCTCTTGCGGCAAAAGCGCTCGGTAGTATGCGACGGCATCGGCCATCGCCGTCGCGGCGCGTGACACCGCAGCCATATCGATTGCCGGCGGATCGCACAACGACGAAATTGGCGGCGAGTCTCTCTCCTCTGCGTTTCGAGGTCAACGCACAATGTGGCGTAGGGTCCGCGTATGGTCTGGCGCACAACTGCCTCTTGGTCGGGTAGAGAAAAGAGCCTTTGGCGAGGGTTCGTGCGACAAGAGAGAGAGAGAGAGAGAGAGAGAGAGAGAGAGAGAAGACGAGTCAAAGACAGACGGAAAAAAGAGGCGCGACAGGCGCGCGCAAACAACCAGAGGAGCAAAGAAAATTGTATACGTTTTTGTACTATGGCGCCAGCCTTTATATTCTTTGGGTGCATATTTTTCGATTGGTCCAATTTTGGCGGCCGGATTGCCACCAATGCAAAAGAGAGACAGGAAAAAGAGAGGGTCATGGCCCCCATGGGTCGTGCGCGCGGGATGCGATCGTCCAATGATACGCGGACAATGATAACGCCAAAGTATGGGGGACAAAGTAGAGCGCGGCATGATGCGCATCCTTGCGAGGACACGTATTTTTCTTTCCCTCTTGTCACCACCGCATCATTCGGTCGCTCGCGCCCATCGAGGCATACCATTCTTTTTCCCTTTTTTTCCTTCGTCTTATCGGTGCTTTCTCGGCTGCGCCTGTTGCCGGCTCTCGATTGTTGCGATTTCTTCATTCCGGTTGGAGAAAAAAAAGACCTTGGCGCTCTTGACACCCACAGGCCAAAAAGGAGAGGAAAAAGGCACAAGAGAGAAGACAAGGACACTGCGGCGATGGACACAAGCGCACCGGCCGATCGCACGGGACGACTCGACACCGCCGCCTCTGTCTTGCGCGCGGTTTCGGGCAGCCGCTTGGAGCGCGACGCAGCGCGGGCACAACGTGCACAGAATGACGCCCTGACCGCATTTATGGCGTCCCTGCCCTGCCTCGATGAGCAGGTGCATGACTGGAGAGCGCGCTTGAGTGCCATTGCCGATGCGCGTGCCCGGCTCATGAACCCTCTGGGGGTCGGTGGTGCGCCGACGCAACGCGCACAAACATCGCCGAGGACGCGTCCAGAGTTGGACATGGACGCCTGCACGGCCATCCTATCCGACCTAGGTGCCACTGTGCACGCCATCGAGCACGACCAAACAGCGCACGGCGACATAAGGCTGATCTGCACGGATGGACATCGACGTTTGGCCTTTGACGTCCATGTCGTCTTTGGCGGCGCTCCGACAAGGCGGCGTGTGCGGGTCGGCGCCTATGTCGGCGTCGTCGTCTTTCTCGATACGCGCCGGCTGATGCCGTTTGACGCAGTGCTCGCCTGCGCATACATGTTGCGCGATATCACCGCAGGGCACGCCATCTACCGGTCGCATACTCGCCCCGGTAGAGTTGCGATGCGCTTCATGCACGACCTCATCCATAGCTACGCTGTCGACTGGGCGTCCTTTGCGCGCACACGCTACAGGCAATTGGAGGCGCTGCCAGAGGCGCTGTCGCGACACGGATGGAGGGTGCTCCCCAAAGACAGATCCGACCTCGACGTGTGGTCGTGGCACGATGGACCGCACGATGAACTTTGCAGCGACAAATCCATAGGCATCATGCGTGGCGACGACAACGATGGCGATGATGGGGTAATATGGATCGTATGGTCCGGCGGCAGACTGATCGCGACCATGTCCGAGATGGCGGCAGTTTATTGCTGCACGGACGCGCCCCTCTTTTTTGACCGTCTCTGCGTTACCGCGCGCTCTGCCGAGACCACTGAAGAGGCGACGGCGGCGGCCGCACACCAAAACGGTCCCGCGCCGATCGACGACTGGCGTCTTGTGGGAGATCTCGCCGACCGGGAGGCCCTCTTGGAGACCGAGCGTGCATGGATGATCCATCGAGGATTCATCTCACCCGATACGCTCATCGTCCCTGACGCCCCGAGGCGCGAGACCGTGCGACCTCGTCTCGTGGGTGGCGCCGCCGACTCGATAGACGCTATTGTGGAGCGTATCGCAGCGTATGCGGCCTATGCCAGGGGCGATTATGGACCCGTCGACCCGACGACAGGACACCACATCAATGAATCCTGGTGTCGCCGCCGCCTTGACGAGGCCGATCTGCCCACGGCGTACCGCGCCCGCGCCTTTAGCGGACCCATCGATCCACACGGTTTGGTTACGACCAATTGGACCTTTGCGTGCAACCTGTCGCAGGCATTTGCGTGTATGCTGCCTTTTCCTGCTCTCGTCGACGTCGTCGCACACGTGCATATTGTCGGCCACTCGGATGGCACGGCGGGCGCGTCTTTTGCGGTCGTCGTCAAGCAAGAGCACACCTACAACGATCCCGCCACAAACAATGACGACGTCGCGGGATCGGCATATACCCCGCGACGCTCAAAGGCAGCCAAGACCCTTGAAACGGTTCGCGAGTCTCTGATAAGCGCACTCGCGCTCGCGGCAGACGCTGAAGAGACCCTGGACGGCGACCAGCCTCATCCTCTGGTCGCGCGCAACCTCCAGAGTCTCTGCGCTTCGCCGAGCACCCGCATCGTGTTGCTCAGACGGCAATGCGCGGGCAAGGGCGTCGATGTGCCATACGCTCTCGCGTGGGCCATCACGCATGTGCGTTCTGCCATGGCTCTGTTTGACGATGCCGCGGCGCACTCGCTCGGCACCGCACCGGCGTGATCCTGCCACGCCTCGACGACCAACAGCATGCCCGCCCTTTTCCGTGCCTCTTTTTTTTTCTTAAAAAAAGAATGAAAACCTTATCCGTTTGAAAAAAGGAATGGAGAGCACTTTATTGGGGGAATGGGGAGGATGCGACAGCGCAGGCCGAGCCGACCTCACACCGCCGATGCCGACTTTGTTTTTCCGCCATTGTCGCACGTGGCCCAAAAAAACCAAAACGGCGACGGCAAAGCACAAGGAAAAAAAGGCATTTAGAGCAGACGCCGTTGCGCACGGTGCAAAGAGGCAATCTGTGCAGGGAAGGGCACCGCACCCGTGACCAAAAGAAGAATCACCAAAAACAAAAACCCAGGGACAAAAGATGCCAGGAAAAAAGAAACAAACCCACGAGACAGACCGCACTGCACGCAATCGGCTCTCCGTAGATGGGCGGCGGAAACGGGCCTTTCCCAATGTCCAATCATCTTTTTTTAACGGGAGAGGGGCGGTCGCCATTTTATCGCCTCTGGGCCAGCTGACCAGAACAGACGCCCGGCTCTGAGACGCACGACCCAACGGCGGACAGACAGGAGAGAAAAGGCAACAACAAACACATCATACCGAGGAGCGCCATCGCCCCCGCACGCAAAACACACGATTCAGGAAAGAAAAAAAAAGTGCACGACACCCCCTTGTAGTGCGCGATGCCGCGAAGAAGAGGCGGAAAGGCGGTCTCTGTCAGGGCGTCGCCTTCGCTCAGCGACTTGCCCAACGAGATCCTCATGCACGTCCTAGAGTTTATCAGCTGCATCGAGGGCACGGCCACGCTGTCGTTGGTGGATCGCCGTTGGCGCGCGTTGATCAATTCCGAGCGTGCCACGGGCCGTTGGGCATGCTCTGGGCCGGCCACGGATCGGTCGCGTCTCGACGCCGCCGCCGCCGCTGCCGGACACATTCGCTGCCTCGAATACCTCGGCATCGGTGCCGGGATAGGGGCGCGCGACGCGGCCAACGAGGCCGCTGCCAATGGCCGCCTCGATGTTTTGCGCTGGATGAATCGTGTGTCGTGCGCGTGGAGGTCGGCCCAAGTTGTCGCATCCGCCGCTGCCGGCGGTCACCTCGACTGTCTCGATTACGCCCTTGCCAATGGGTGTGCAGTCTCGATTGAGGCCCTTGTAGGGGCCGCTCGCAACGGACATGTCCAGGCGATGCACCGCATTTATGCGGTGGGCGACAGTCGACGCGATGGCAGGGACAGGTCGTCGTCTAGGGTGCAGGTGGCCGCCGCCGCTTCCGGACACCTCGACTGTCTCGAATGTGCGTTTTCCTATGAAAGTGCGCGCGATCCCTGCGTCGCCCTGGTCGCGACCAAAGGCGGCCAACTCGACTGTCTCGCCTATGCATTCCAGAGTGGGTGTGTGCTGACAAAGCACGTTACCAACGCGGCTGCCAAACGCGGCCATTTGGCCTGCCTGGCATTTGCCCATGCCAACGGGTGCCTGTGCAACATCTACACTGTAGACTTGGCGGCCAGGCGCGGCCACGCCGAATGCCTCGACTACCTCTTGGGAACAGCAAAATGCCTTAGTGACGGTCACACATGGGTGGCCGCGGTCACAACGGGCAACATCGCGTGCTTGCAAACCATGAGCGCTCACAATGCGGCGCCGAGCCGGGACACACGTCACGCAATGTGCCTTGCGGCCATCAAGTATGGCCATGCGCATGTCCTCTCGTGGATCATTGCCCATTTGGGCAGTGTCGTAGACGAAAGGCACATGGCAGCCAGACTAGGCCGCTTGGGGTGTTTGCGCGTCGTCGCTGCAGCCGGCCCGACCTCGGCCGACGACGACTCGGTTGCCGCGGCTGCCGCCGGTGGCCATATCGCCTGCGTCGACTTTCTGCACGCGGCTGGATTCCCCGTTGACAAGAGGGCGTGCGCGAGCGCCGCCAGAGGCGGCCATCTCGAGTGCCTCTCTTATTTGCGAAGAACGCTCAAATGCCCGTGGGACGAAGGCGCGTGCGTCGGAGCCGCGTTGGGAGGTCATCTCGACTGTCTAACCTACTTGCACGAGAATGGTTGCCCGTGGGCGCATGCCATGGTGGTGGCCGCGATACGCGCCGGCCGTGTCGACTGTTTGACCTATGCGCTCGCCAGCGGGTGTCCGCACGACGCCTATGCGGCCTGCGTGAAGGCGATCAAGTGCAACGAAGCGCCGTGCCTCGATGCGCTGTGCGAGGCCGGAGCGCCTCTCGACCAGGACCTGCTGGCCAAGGCCATACGCTCGGGCGACACCAAGCTTGTCGGCGTGCTGGTGCGCCGGCAGTGTCCACGCGGCGGCGTGACGTGCTACGAGGCCAAAGACTGCCCACGTCCGCGTATGCTCTGCTTCCTTTACAAGTCGGGCTTTCCCTGGGGGCCGTCGCGCAAGATCGTCGGCCACACACAAAACAGTGTGCGCGCCATGGTCGCTCAGCCGCCGCCGTTTGTTCACCCCTCGGACGAATGGGCGAAAAAGGCCAAGCGGGGGCGCGCCAAAGCCAAGGCAAAGAGGCGGGCGTCCGACGGCATGATGATCGCCTCGATCGCGCTATAGGAGCCGCGTTGCAGTCGCCACAGTGTCCCCCAAGGAGGCGAAAAAAAAAAGATTGAAAGCCTAGCCTATGCAGCACATATATTTTTTGTTTTTCTCTTGTCTTTCTGGACGGTCTGTTTATGGATGTTCCGGCCAACGCCCTTGTCATTGGAGTGCATCGGCCAAAACAGCGCGCCCCTGCAATAACCCCAAACAGCCTCAAAGGCTTTGCGGCAACGGACAAATAAAACACTCTAACGGTGGAAACATCCCGATGGAGGAGAACAAAAAAAGATCCACAAAAAAGCCACGGGTCGACGACAAGGGCGCCTCGGTATCACGAGGCAGAGTGTCTCGGCTTTTTTTCCCTCGGGGACATGCGACAGCGAAAGAAAAGAGGCACCACCGCCTTTTGTCAATGGAACAACAGCGGGCGATTGGGAAAATGCCTGTCGCTCGTGCCTTGTTTTGCCTTTTTCATTTTTTTGAAAAAAAATCTATTCGGCAAAGCGGGTTGCTTGTTGGTGTGCGGACCACACACGGTCCTCCACACAACAGACGCTGACGGTCGACCCAAAGGACAATGCGTGGCAAACAGGTTTGGCAAAGAGAGAGAGAGAGAGAGCGCGCGCGCACGCCAAAAAAATGGGATGCGTCGGGGTTACGACGACAGTCGAGGAGCCGCGCTGCACGAGACGGATCAATGGGACATTGGTTCCATGTGGACGCTGCACGTGATCGGATGGGCATAGGGGCGACCGCGGGGCGCCCGATAGAGTTTGGCCGTCACCAAAGTGCGCCCGACGTTGAGGATGACGCGAAAGCGTTGGAATTCGTTGGTCACGCCGCTGACGACCAAATGCGTGGGCGCGTCTTCATCGAGCGTGGCCTTGGTCGAGTGGATGCCGCTCGCCAAATGGAGAAGTGCGGGGCGTCGTCGGTTCACGTAAAAGTGCCACGGGTAGAGTGCGTCAGTGTCGCCCGGCTCTACAAGAAGCACCTTGGCGCACCCGAGGGCCGCGAGGGCGGCCGTCAGGGTCGCGCCGCTGCTTGTGGCATCCCGGATGGCGCGGCGACAGGGGAGAGTGTTGCGTGTGACATGTTTGCTTGCGTCGTCGGGTGCGGTCTGCAACAGATGTGGGCGCCGTTCCAAGCGCCGCCGGCAACCTTGCCACCATCTGAAAACCATGCCGCGCCTCGCTGCACGCGCCTCTTGGTTGTGTCCCTCTCTGGACATTGGCCCCGTGCCGCCGCTTTTTGTGGCTGCTATTTGCGGCAGGTCGTGTTGGTGTCGCGCAAGTGAGGCACAGGCAGCGCAAACAGGGCGGCCGCTTTGAGCGCACAAGAGCGCCTGTAGTGTGACTCCCCTTTTTTACTGTGCGAATGTGGCTGTCCCCAGTGTTGCGCGGGGGGGGGGCGACTATGCGCGCGCGTGTTTATGCGCTGTTGTTGTGTTGTGTGTGTGCCAAGTGCGTGCTTTTTTTAGAACAAGGCCGTGCGACGGTGAACTCGGTCTGGTTACGCATGACTACCGCGCGCCCTTTTTTTGCGTGGCCTCTCCCCCAACGGGATTGGACCGCAACGAGCGCGCCGTGTTGTGATTTGTTTTGCGGCGGAGCCAACCACCGGCTCCAACGGCAAGCAACAAAAAAACGCCATAGTATTTTCCTTGCGTCTTTCTCCCCACGCCGTTTTTCCCATTCCCGGCGCACGCGACCAAAAGACGGGGAGCCGGTGCCGATTTTCTTCGGGGCCGATCGCATCGCATCGGCACAAGAGAAGAAAAAGAGAATACTCGGGGCAACAAAAGGCATGCAAAAGAAGAGAATATTGCCTAGTCTATCTTTTTTTCAAACCAAAGGACAAAGGACAAGGAGCGCCCAGCGCCACGCGGCAACAGGCGATTCGTTGACATCATCGGCCTTTTTTGCGCCGGCCAGCAGGCTGTGCAGGCCCCGCGACGCGCAAATGATGGCTGCGGCAATCTTGACGCCAACGGGCAAAAGCGCCGGGTAGCCTGCGAGCGGCATCTGGCCGCGCACCTTGCCTAATGTGCCAAAAAGTGACAAACACACAGTAAGCGACGGAGAAAAGGGAGAAAAGGCACCATACACGAGTCGCTCGTCCAGCACAGACCCCCCGCTACAAAAAGCGCGCGTCCCGCCGGTAGAAACGGGCAATGGTAAAAAAACAAAAGAAAAAAGAGAGGCGGCGCCTGTGGTGATGCGACAAAAGGAGGGAGGGAGCAAGCGTGCGAGGGGTATACCAATGAGGGCCGCGTGCGGCAACAGACCCGACGGAAAAGAGGGCGCGACGAGCCCCGTGTCATCGACGCCATTGTCGTCGCCTTTAGTGAGATACCAGCGGGTGTCCCCGTTGGGTTGTCCGGGTGGGTAGGCGCTCCCGGCAACAATATCGACGACGCGGTGAACGATCGGCGTCTCGGGACGATGGGGCAAGCGGTAGAGGACAATGTCGCCCACGCGAACTGGACCGCCAAAATCGGGTCCGACCAGCAGGAGCAGGTCGCCGCGGTAGGTTTGGGGTTCCATCGAGCCGCTGGTCACGGCGGCAACGGGCACCGTGCACCCCAGGAAGCGCGAGATGGCAAAGCAGACCAAACACGTCCAAAGGACCGGGTAGATGGCCCAAAAGATGGTCGCACCGGCAGACAGCGTACGCGCGACGGGTGCCTCGGGGGCGATATTGCGCCGGCCTGCCTTGCCGCGTTGCGTCGCCGACCTGGCGTGTGTCTGTGCTATCATCGTCCAGTGTCGGTGTTGTTGGCGCTGTTTGTGTCGTCGGGGTGGTGTGTGGGGTTTTTTCTTTAAAAAAAATCGTTGCCTCGCCGGTTGCGTTTCTGTGTCTCCTTCTTTTCGCGCGTTGCCATTGGAGCGCCGAAAAAATAGGTCCTTTATGCGAGTTTTGTAAAAAAACTCTTGCCGCGCGGGAGCGCGCGCACGCAGGCTGCCGCATTGGGTCCGCACATACCAAGCCAAGAAAGGAAACCTAGACGTTGTCCTTCTTTTTTTTGCGAAAAAAAGAATGTCACTTTTTGTCTGCGAGGATGGCTCTGTTTGTGGCCCATTGTTGTCGCCTATTCGCCGTCATTGGTTGCTCCTAGGCTGGTCGCAAACGGCCTGCCGCTGCCGTTGAGCACAGTCCTTTAGGTAGGCGTCGGCGTCGTCGAGCCACACTGGCACGATTTTTGTAGGCTCGTCCGAGCGGTGTGGACTACCATGCGATGAGGGGCAGCGCGCGATCGCGTCTGCCAGAATGCGCTCGACCTCGGCCATGACGGCCGCACAGGGCGCAGCAGGGTCAACTGTGGTACCGACACTACTAGCACACGTGCCACGTGCCGAGTTGTGCCCGCTTGCCTCTTGCGCATCATCGTCATCATCATCGTCATCATCACCGTCACCGTGATCCCGGTCGTTGCCCCTGGCGCGGGCGTCGACATGAATGGCGGGCATGGCGAGCACGTCCCGCCAGTGCATATAGCGTGTCCAGCGGTCGCCATCGCCATTTGACAGCCACGCGTTGGGGAGGCCGGGCTCGGCGCTCCACCCCGTCTCGCTGCCCTTTGCGAGGGCCTCGACGACATTGTCTCCACCGGCGCGTCCGTCCGACGGCCAGCCCAGACTGTAGTATTCGACCTGGACTAACGATTTGCCAGGCGTCACAGACCAGGGCGCCGTCAGGCACGCCAAGGGGACGGCCACCTTGAACCCGTCGCGCAGGAGCCATGCGCGACCTGCCGGCACCACCACCTCGATGCTGGGTCCGAAAAATGTGGCGGCCTCCCTCGGCAGTCCGCTTCGGCATGCGCCCTCTTCGAGTCGCTCGCTGAGCGCCATGTCGATGGGCACCAACAGAAGCGCCTCGCCCGGCGTCAGGGTCGGATAATCGCGCGCCCGCAGTATGAGGCCACGATCGTCTGCCAATGCTACCCAATCATGCCATTCGAGGGCACAGTCTGAACACTGCGGCCCGTCGCCAGTGACATCGCACACGGCGCCTTTCATGTCGATTCCCAATTTTTGCTGTCCCTACCGACACCAGAACCCTCAGTATATCACACAGAGGTCGGTTGGGGCGCCGTCGTTCGCTGTCTGAATGACCGTCCGCTGTGCCAAAAGAACGCCTCCTTTGCACGATGGGCGCACTCGAAAGGGCCGTTCGCTATCCGACTGCGCTGTAGCCCCGCGCCACCGTATGCGCAGAATGTACGATGTCGGGTCGCGCGATCGAAATAGGGGCGAAAAAAGGGGGCCGGCAGACTGTGCTATGTGCCCAGCGGGTCAAAGCGCCACCCGCGTCGCCTTTGCTTTGGGCCTCTTTTTTCTGCTTCGCGGAGCCGCCACCAAAGCAAACAAGGGAACCAAAAGGAGGCCTGCGCGCGCGGGCCGAATGCTCGTCCCTTCTTTTGTAGGAAAAAAAAGATCAAAACAATAAAGGTTCCGGTTGGCGGCGGGTCTTTTTATTTTTCCATCTTTGTCGTTGTTGCCTTTTCGCGTGTGTGCGCGCGGTTGGTGGTCCCCGCATTTCATGGCTTTTTTTCGTTGCAGGTCTTGAAGGGCTGTCCCAAAAGAGTGGAGCGCGGCGACACCAAAAAAAAAAGAAAACAGAGTGAAAGGCGCATAGAGGCGATTTTTTCATTTTTTTTTTGGGAAAAAAATTAAGAAAAAGCACTAGGCTCGTGCGCTGCGTCGTGTGCGTCTGGATGGTCGCCCCGGTTTGATCTTGTGCTTTTCGATAAAATCGACAATGTCCCAGTGGCCGCCTGCCTGTGCGTCCAACAGCGCGTTTTCGGTGCACCCCTCGGCGCGATGCCAATAGAGGTAGGCAAACACGTCGAGATGGCCTTTGGCCGCGGCACCGTCCATGGCGGCCGTCGTGCAGCCCTCGTCGCGGTGTTGGTCGAGGTAGGCCACCACCCGCAGGTGGCCGTTGGCCGCTGCGGCGTCCATCGCCCACGTGGTACAACCCTCGCTGCGTCGCTCGTGCAAAAAGGCCACGATGGCGACGTGACCGTGAAAGGCAGCCCAGTCCATGGCGGCAGGCGTGCACCCTTCACTTCGATGTTGGTCGAGGAAGCAGACAATGTGCAGATGGCCGCGCTCGGCGGCGTTGTCCATGGCGGCAGTCGCCGTGAGGCCGTGCCTTTGCGTGCCATCATCCTTTTCGTGCAGAAAGCGTATCACTTTCATGTGCCCATTGGCGGCTGCGACGTCCAGCGCAGTGGCGCCGCCGTTGGCGGGGTCGGTCTCTTTGTCTTTGACGAGGTCACGCGCATAGAGCCAGGCCACGGCATCCAGGTGACCCTCACTGGCGGCCACAACCAGGTGCGACCTCTCCAGGGCGATGCCGTGGTCGGCGAGGGTCTGCAGCGCGACGATATCGCCGCGCGCTGCCAGGCGCAACGCGCCTTGCTGCCTCCAAGCGCGCAACCGACGTGCCTCCCACAGGCCCGTGCCACGCACCGCCGTGTGAAAACAAGAGTGGGCAAAAAGGCATGCGCCGAAATCGGCATCGTTGTCCAAGGCGTCGAGAACGAGACACAATACTCGTGGCGGCAGGGAGGCGATCCCAAACGGACTCGACGATGGCGATGACGACAAGATCGATTCGCCTACGACACCCCGCGAGTCCTTTTCCGTGCCGCTCATGGGGTCGCGCGTCGACCTGTCGTTGATCTCGTTTTTCCTGTGGGCCTTGCCAGAACAGGGCAGAGGCCGCGCCAAACCCGCCCCGTACGCACCCGGCGGTACGGCCGCCCGCCCGCTCTTTCGGGGCCGGGGCCTTCTTTGTTTTTTCTTAAAAAAAAAGAGTACGCTTTTTCTTTCTCTGCCAAGTGGCGTGAGCACCCTGAAGGACCGGGAGCGGGACGACGCGGTTCCGGAACGCCCAATCGTCTGGCAACGGGCGTGCGTCTGCCTTCTTTGGTCTGGCACTTGACGATGGAGCAGACGGACGAGCCGGATACAAGAACACGACCTACAGTCTAAGAAAAAAAAATAAAGAAAGCATAAGGAACAAGCACATCGTGTTGTTTGCACTTTTTTTCAATGGACGCGCTGCCGCCCGAACTCGTGTCGTCCATCCTGTCGTGGCTGGATCGGGACCGCGACTTTTGCCGGGCGCGCGCTGCGCACAGGTGCTTTTGCGCGAGCAGCGACGCCGAGGTCGAGCGTCGTCTGGGCCGATGGCGCAATCGCAGGACGCCGGTCGACTTTTGCGTTGTCGGCCTGGTCGAAGCGCTGGAAATACTCGTCGACCGCGGCGCCGTCGTTGGTGCCGATTGCGTCCACGCTGCAGTCTCGCACGGCCACCTGCACGTATTGCGCTTTTTTGTTGCGCGCGGCATCGCCCTCGACGCGGCGTCCATGCGACGTCGTATGGGCGCCGTGCGCGCGTATGGCGGTCTCGCGCGACCTGTGCCACCACCTGCCAACGCGCTCTTGATGGCCGTCTCGGGGGGCCGCGCAGACATTGTCTCTTTTCTTCTTGGTTGCGGCATGACCGCAGGAGGCGGTGTCGCGCTCATTGACCACGCCGCAGCGTCGGGCGACTTGGCCACCGTCGAGTTGCTGCATCGTGCGGTGTCGCCGCGCCACAAGGCTACCACCAAGGCCATGGATGACGCTGCCGCCGGCGGCCATCTCGACATTGTGCAGTTTTTGCACGCCGACCGTTGCGAGGGCTGCACAAAGGAGGCCATGGATGGTGCCGCCGCGGCTGGTCATCTCGCTGTCGTGCGCTGGCTGCACGAGAACCGCACCGAGGGCTGCACGACCGCGGCCATGGACCATGCGGCTGCTGGCGGCCATCAAGACGTCGTGCGCTTCCTGCACGAGAACCGCGCCGAGGGCTGCACTACCGCCGCCATGAATCGCGCCGCCGCCCACAATCATCTCGACGTCGTGTGTTTTCTGCATGCCAATCGCAGCGAGGGCTGCACTGCCGCCGCCATGGACGCCGCTGCCGCCGGGGGCCATCTCGGCATCGTGCGTTGGTTGCATCACAACCGGTCCGAGGGGTGCACGTTCAACGCGCTCAACCAGGCAGCGGCAAGTGGTCATCACGAGGTGGTCCGCTTCCTCCACAGCCAGCGGACAGAGGGCTATGCCGGAGCGGCCATTAATCATGCCGCCGCGCGAGGTCATTTGGCCACCTTCCAATACCTTTGCGAGTATCGGTGCCCGCCATGCGAGCGCGCGATCGGACCCGGCGTGGACAGCCAGGATCTGTCGGCACTCGCGACACTGCGCCACTGCGTGTGGAACTATTTCGGCGTGATGACGGCCCTCGGGTTCGCGGTCAAGAACGGACACTGGGAGGTCGCCCGCTACGCAGCAACCAGGGTCTGCCACATGCACCCCGAGGGAAAGCTTCCCGTGGCTGTTAACGGTGGCAAGAACACGATGGCGGCTGGCACGGTCGCCATGGTCGACTATGACAGCGGCCTGTGGGCGCTCCTGGCGGTCGCAGGCACGCCAACGGGCCTGGAGCAGGCATCCCGAAAGTCGTCCGCGCCGTCCTATTCATCGGCTGTGTTTGACTTTGCCGCGTATTGCGGGCGCCTGGGCAGCGTGCGGTGGCTGCATGGGCACCGCACCGAAGGCTGCACCACAGAGGCCATGGATTGGGCCGCCATCAATGGGCATCGAGATGTTGTGGTCTACTTGCACGAGAACCGGCCCGAAGGGTGTACGATCCGCGCGCTCGACACGCACGACGAGACCATCCGCCAGTTTCTGCTCCACCACCGTCCTGACGATTGTCGCCGTCCGGCGCAACGACCCTATCGTCTGCCCTGGCTCCCTCTTTGATATCGTCCTGGGGTGCTTTATTTTTCCCAAAAAAAAAAGATAGCAAACCCATCATCGCGGGAGTGAATCACTCATTTTCCCTTTTCTTTCTCGCATCAAAACCCCATCGGCTTTTTTACGTGTCGGGCGTGCGTGTGCGCGTCGTCGTGCCAAACACGCCAAGGTCGCAGAAAGAGAGGACATCGCCAACGCCCAACGCAGCGTGTACAGTTCCTTCCGAGCGGCTTTTTTGATGGGAGGAGCAAAAAAAAAAGAAAACAGGAATAAAGGGGCGCGCAGCGATAGAGGAGACGAGACGCTCTACACACGTGCACGGGCGGGACCAATGATCGCGACAGATCAAAGGCCGAAAAGTAGACACAAAACAACAACAACAACAACGATGGGCGCTCGATGGGTACGGGCATTGTGCTCCATAGTCCTCGAAATCGTAAAAGGGCACCACACGGCCCCGCCCATTGTTTCACCGCAACGATAGGGCATTGGCAGAGCACTTTTTTTCGCCTTGTCGACCGACACGGCCAGAAAACACAAAGAAAAGGCCAAAGAGGGAAAAAAGGAGAGCAAAGGGCGGCGCGTGCGTGCGCACCGGCACCACCAACGAGCGTCGTCCCGTTGCGACCATTCTTTTTCATACAACAAAATCATACGGGCCCACATGTGCCCCCTGTTTTTTTGCAACACACACACGCACACAGAAAAAAAACAAAAAAGGGAGACAAGAAAACACCGAGACCTGGGTGCGTCGCATTGTGACCATGGATGGTGGTCGGGCGGTGAGCGCGGACGAGGCGTCCTTGCGCGCCCACAAGGCAACGCTCGCCGCCGCCGTGCAGGGCGTGCTGGCCCGCGGTCGTCGACACGCCAGAGTGCACCAGGTGCTCGCCAAGTTGCGCCGTCGTGGCGACTTGGACACGGCCGTGTGGGCCGAATCCCTTCAGGAGCACGAGTTGCACGCCGTGCTCAGCACCCTGTGGATTGTGCACACGGTCATCGACAAGGGTCCCGTCGCCGAGGCCACGATTGTGCCGGCCACGCTCGGGTGGCCTCCCGGCTCCCAGGGCGGCGAGATCGACGCCAGGCGCTGGGGGCCGCCGTCGGCGCCATGGGTGCGCCGGTCGCGCGTGCTTGTGCACACGGCGACCCAGTGTCGCGATGCCGTGGCCGACTTGCGCACCCGGCTCTTTGTCTCGGTGGTCATTGACGCGTCGCCAGAGCACGACCTGGGCCTCGTCCACGTTGCTGCGCTGGGCGACAAGCACCGACCGGCGCGCTGCTACACGTTCGACGTGTGCGCGACGCCGATGGCCGAATGGAACGGCGGCGCGCACCTCTTTGACTCTGGCGGTCTGGCGCGTTTTCTGGGCGATCCGGCAATCCCCAAGGCGGTCTGCGGCCTTGGTCCCACCCACGACAGAGCCGCGCACGTCCTCGCCCGCCATCTGAGACGCTCGTTCAAACCGCGCGCACATGCCGCCGCGATACAAGACCGCCAAGGCGGACACAATCTTCTCGTGCGCAACACCGTACGGGTTCTGCCGGTGAATGGCGACGACGACGACAATATGGATGCGGCTCGTGCCGTCGTCGCCGTTCGTGCGTCGTTGAGGGCGCACATGTTGGACACCGACGCGTGGCGCGCAGCCGGGTCCGCACCGAGGGGTGACCGATGGTATTGGGTTCGGCGCCCGCTGTCGTCGCGCACCCTCGACAACTGCGCCGAGCGCGCCTTTACCCTGTGCGCTGCCTACGACGCCCTCGCCTCCGCCACCTCTTTGGTCGCCATGAGCGTGCCCGTCACCGACAGCCTGCTTTGCATTGCCGCGGCGCAAACGGCCGCCTCGACCAATTGGCCTGACGGCGCCGGGCCTCGCGAGCGCCTACACTGCGACCGCAGACCCGCTGCCAATGCCGCCCTTTTGGCATCGGATGCCCAAAAGCGCGCTACGGCCAACAACGACAGCCATCACAAGGACGGTATCGTTGTGGGCGCCGGTACGACCCGGTGCGCCACCGCGCAAGACATTGATCGCAAATGCAGGACCGACGCCGTGCCTTGTGCCGATGACGACACAAACGTCCGGGTCGATCAGTACACCAAAAACGGCGCCGGCAGTGGGGACGATGGCGGCGGCAGTGCCGCCGTCGTCGCCGCTGAGGATGTCGACAATGACACAAAGGACTGGGAAGAAATTTGTCGTGCCGTGGACGTGTATACGAGCGATCGCGCGGATGCGTGCGAGATGGATGACGACGGCACCCAGAATGAACGGATCGCCTATCCGACCGACGGCAAAGTCGACGACAATCGCTGCAGCGCCGACCGTGGCGCCTGGGCGACCATTGAGAATGTTTTTCGCGCGACGCCAAGCTGACATCTTTTTTCTCTCTACCTCTGCCCCCACCCTCTCTCGGCCACATACCCCGCGCCGCTTGTTGTATCCTTTTGTTTTTTCGCCCGGTCACAGATGCCCCCCCCCCTTTTGCTGGTAAATTGTTTTTTTCGACCCAACAAAGGGCCTCCCGAAGAAAAGGCCGGGTGCAACCGGCACACTGCGCCGCTCTGGTTCTCCGTCCACTTTTTCTCACTTGCAAGGCGAAAAAAAAGCGCACACCAATGGCGGTGTGTGTCCAAAGCATGCGCCATCGCCCTTTTTCCCTGTCTTTTTTTTGCCATCGTATCCTCGTGTGTTTCTGTCGTTGTTGTGGCCATCACGCGCAACCAACAACAAGAAAAGGCGCAAGCGCACAAACAATTCCTAAAAAAATAAAAGATAGCGCCAGACCAGAGGAGCGCAATGGATAGAAAACCGAGTGGCCAGAGCATTTGGTCCTTTTCGCGTCTAGGCAGCAGGTGCTTTCCAAATGTAGAGAGAGAGAGAGGAAAACATGTGTTTCTCTCTCTTTTCTCTACACTAGAAAAGGCGACGGCGAGTAAAACAAAGGAAAAAAATAGACGTCACGTTTTTTATGGTGGGCGCGTGGTTGTCGTTGTTGGTTTCTGTCGAGCGCTCGCGTGGCCTTTGCCGTGTGGACGAGAGCCCATGCGGGTGGGCCTTTACAGAGGCTTGTCGGCAGTGAGTACGTAATAGTCGACCCAGCCGGCACGGTAGGCGTCGAGCCAGGCCGCGGGCCACATCCACGAGGGTTGGGCCATCGCGCACCAGGCGCAAAAGGCCTCCCATACGCGATCGCCGATGGGTTGCGGCGTATCCACGACCAGGCCGGCGTCGGCCATGGCGGCGCACAGTGCCTCGGTTTGGACCAATTTGTCGATGCCGACGGCCACCGTGCGAATGCGCGAGGCGATCGCCTCGTGCTCAGAGGGAGCCAAGACGCGCGATGCCAAAAAGGTGCAGACGACGAGGCGGCCTCCAGGTGCCAGACAGCGCGCGGCCTCGGCGACAAAGGTCGACGCACAGCCAAAGTGCTGGAGTGCCTCTACCGTGTAGATGCGATCGAGAGCGCCATCGGCAAACGGCAGGCGTTCGGCGGATGCTTTGATGAGATGCAGGCGCCTATCGCGCACCCCCTCGGCCATCGCCACCGAGGCCCTCTCCAACTGTTGGGCTGACGCGTCGACGCCCGTGATCGATGCGACCACGTTGCTTGGGTAGTAGCTGGCAAGGGCGCGGCATCCCGCTGCGAGTCCGCAACCCACCTCGGCGACCGCGCCGCGCGGGTCGAGTGCGTCAAAGACGCGTTCATAAAGCGCCAGGCCACTGGCCTCGCGGTCGGCGAGTGTGGGCGGCCGAACGCGGCCTACCTGGCGCGGCCAGAAACCAAAGTTGATAAACGGCCCGACAAAGGCCGGCAGCGCCGCCATGTTGCTCTCGTACATCCCCCTGGCATCTGTTGCCAAGGCTGCCTTTGCTGCCCCAGCAGGCACCTGGTCCGCCGCGGGCAGAGGCGCCTCGTGGTCAATCGTATCGCTCTTGTCAGTGTTGTCGCTCATAGTCGTCATTGTGCCTTTTCTGTGTCTTTTTCTCTGGCGTATCCTTTGCGCCGTGGCTTCTTTTCTCGATGATCGCTACGCCTTGTCGTTGCTCCTTTTTTCCTTTCCTTTGCGCCATAGGACAGTTATTGTGCCGCTCTCTTGTGGCTCGTTCTTTTTTCTTTTCTTGATCGGGATGTTTGGGGGAGATTTTTTTGCCTGTCGTAGCTTCGCCGGGCTCTGACAGGTGCCTTTTTTTCCTCCACAAAGAGACCCCCCCCCGCGCTGTTGGTCAGGCGATGCGCGCCAAAAGGGGAAATGCGAGACGGGCTCATGCCAGACGAAAATTCGCACGCCACAGCATGGCCCGTTGTTGAGAAGAAAAATGTTTGCACAAAAAAACGGGGCACCCGGCCATAGGCCAATCGCAAAGCAAATAATCTTTTATGGGGCGACGGCTATGCAGTGTCTCGTTGGTGCCGGCGGCGGTGGCCACTATCGCAACAAACCGCGGGCAAAAAAGGCAAAACAGAGGCCGCCACAACACACCGACCTTTGTTCTTTTTTGTTCCCACAAAAAAACAGACAAAGGGGCTCTCTGGGCTACACGACACACACGCACACGCAGGGACGCCAAAACACAGGCGCGAGTTCAAAAAAAAAGACCGGATCACGCGTGTACCTAAGCGCGCCCGGGCACCGGCGCTCTGTCGACGCGTGTGCGCGCACTGACGGCCGTGCCAGAGATGCACACTCTTGGCAAATCCAAAGAGGACGGGCGAGGCCGCGCCCCCGCCAACAACGCCAGCGCGAAAACCAGACCCGAGAAAAACAGAAGTACAAAAGGAGATCACAACAGCGACGATAAAGACGACGGCCAAGCATTCAAGTCTGCGGTCGACACCGTTGTCGCCGATCTCATCGACCGTCACCGCCGCCAGATCACCGGCAGGCTCGTTGTTGATCAGACGCGTCGCCAGGGCCACGGCGATGCAGCCAAATGGATGCGCACGCTCGGCGACCGCCAACTGGCGGCCTTTTTGTCGCGGCTGTCGTGCGTGTATCGCGCGCTCGTTGTCAAAGGCCACGCCGACGACAATGTCTTTATCGTCCCGGCCACTCTGACTCGGCGGCCCATGAGCGCCAAGCGCGCGCGTCGCGAGTGGGGCACCGTGCCCAACTGGGTCGCGCGGTCGTGGACGCTCGTTTCCACGCCGCAACAGTGCCGCCGCGCCGTGGCCGACCTGCGCCAGCGGCCCTTTGTGTCGGTCGTTGTCGACGCGTCGCACCGGCACGATCTCGGCCTCGTTCACATTGGCGCGCTCGGCGACGCCAATTGCATGCCGCGCTGCTATACATTTGATACGTGCGCAACGCCCGAGATGGAATGGTGCGGCGCGGGTGACCTGTTTGACGCCGGCGGTCTGGCCGACCTCCTCGGCGACGCGCGTCTACCCAAGGCCGTGTGCGGCTTTGGCTGCGGCCATAGTCGCATTGCCCATCGCCAGTCCGAGGCGCTCATGCGCACGCCGGCCGAGATCGCTACGCAGACGCCCACGGGATTCACCGGGGTGATGGTGCGCGGTGCCGTCAACGTGCTCCCGGTGAGCGACGACCGCGTGTCGGGCGCCGTTGCCATCGCCTTGCGCGGCCGCGATCTCGATGTCCAATCGTGGCAGCGGGCGGGTGCTGCCATGGTCAGTGACAAGTGGCAGTGGCAGCGCCGGCCTCTACCGGCGGCGCTGTGCGCCGACGCTGCACAGCGCGCATTTACGCTGTGTGTCGCCTACGAGGCGCTGTGTGACATTGCCGGGTCGATCGACCCGGCGCACGCTCTCGTCGCGCAGAGTACCAGCGACGGCCTCTTGTGCTTTGCCGCCGCACAGACGCTCGCGCAGACGACATGGAAAAGTATGGTTGCAGCGTGCGATGGCACCGCAGACGGCGCCGACACGCTGGACGGCGCCGATGAATGGGACGAGTTGGAGCGCGCCGTGCGATCGTATGTCGACGCAGAGAATGGCGCCGACGCCGCCGCGGCTCTATCCAAAGCACACGCGCACACGGACGGACGCGACGTCGATGGGTCGCAATCTACCCGCGCCGATTGCGTCATCGGGTGTGTCGACCGCGCTAGTACCGACAGAGTCAGTCGCGATGATAGTGGCATGTATGGCCAAGAGAACGACAACAATGCACTACGGGATCAAAAGTCTGACCTCTGTGCGGGTCGCGGTGGTGACGAGGACGACGGCGACGACTGGTACGGCGACGGTCGCGACGCATGTGCCGATGTCAGCGGTCTCTTTTACGAGCCGCCCGAGCAGAGGCCAGCCATATGGAGCAGGATCGTCATTGAATTTTAAAGAAGACTCGACCGTCCGCCCCCCCTTTTTTTAGCCGAGCCAGGCCCCTTTTTGCTATTGCGCTTGGGGTGTGCGGGCACCTTCTTTGTCTGTGCCTCTTTGTCGGTCGGCCATGATGGCAAAAGGAGAGACGTGCCGAAAAAAACGTAAAACCATTGTCTTTTTCTTTATGCAAAAAAGAAAAGAGATCAAGTGCCGGCGGCGCAGAACAAAGAGCACAGGCGAAAGGAACGGCACTCGGGCGATCAATGAGGCTTGTCAGCAGCGATAATGAAATAGTCGATCCAACCGGGTGCGTAGGCGCAACACCATGCCGCGGGCCACGCCGACAACGGATGGGCCAGCACGCACCAGGCGCAAAAGACTCGCCACACCTGATCGCCGACCGGGCGCAGCGTGTCGCCGACAATGTTCAAACCGGCGGCGCGCACGGTTCGACACAGTTGGTCTACGTCGCCAATCCGTTCGACGCCTGTCACATCCGTTCCTAGACGCGATGCCATATCCGCACGCTGATGTGCCGTGAGCACGTGTCGACCGAGAAAGGCGCACAACACCAGACGGCCGCCGGGCACCAGACAGCGGGCGGCCTCGGCAATAAAGTCTGCCGCCGCAGAGACCGTACGGCCATGCAGAGCGCCGACGCTCAGGATGCGATCGACGCTCGTGTCGCCAAAGGGGAGGCGGTCCGGTCCGCCGGCCACAAAGCGCACACGAGGGTCCCGGCGCTCGCATAGTACGGTGCTGTCGCCTGTCGCACGCGCCACGACATCAGCCGACGCGTCGACCCCAATGATCGCTCGCAGATTTGTTGCCAAAGGCGGACAGCACGACGCCATGGCGCGACATCGGACGCCGAGACCGCACCCCACCTCGACCACGACGCCGCACGGCCCGAGAAGGCTGAACACGTGTGCGTACAGGTCGTGTGTCTCGCTCATGCGGTGCGATTGTTCAAGACAGCCGAGAGCCTCTTCCGGCCTCCAGCGCGCATAGTGCAGAAAGGGACCCATAAAGGCCTCGACGCCCGTCGTGGCGGCGCACATGAACGTTGCCGGCGTCGAGACTGCAAGAGCACCACGACGACTACTGAGCGCCGACACACCGTGGGCGATGTGTCGGCCCTTGCCATTGCCAACCGTCTCGCTGTTTGAGCATGGGCGCATCATGGCGCGGTCGTCGGCGACGTCCGGGTGGCGCGCCGCACGTGACACGTTCCCGCGCATGCGCATGAACAGACAACACACAGAAAAAGCACACACACAGAGAGAGAGTGTGTGTGTATGGCCTTTTCTGGTATAGGGTGTCGGTGCTTTTGCGACGCAGCCCTTTTCCCCCCATTTTTTCGACGATCACGCCTGCTTTGTTCGGGTGGCGCCGTGCGCGTGGTAGAAAAAGACCAGGAAAAAAAGAAAGACGATCTAAAAAAGGCCAGTTTTGTTTTTTTGGATGTTGCCATGGCGCCCTTTCGGGCGCGCTGCGCCCGCCCCACCCCCCTTCCGCATAGACAAAAGAAAAGGGTGATGCGCATCGTCGCGCGTGACGACCTCAACGGAATCTATGCCGTTGTCGGCATAGATGAACCAGGAAAACGACATACATTTGTGTGTTTTTTTGGCCTTGTGGGTCATTTTAGTTTGTTTTGAATGCAGCCACAGCCCGCACATCCGATGCACAACAACGACAAAAGTGGATCGCAATGTTTGGCCTCTATTTTTTTTGACACAAAAGGCGAAAATACAGCGGGCAAGCACCCAAACGCAAGAGAAAGGACGATCGCGCCACATCACGACGATGGTGCCATCGAACGGCTGGCCAGGCACGAGGCCTCGTCGACGGTGTAGCCCGCGCCAGTGGCCGCCACAAACACCCTTGTGAACCCAGAGGCGCCCTGAGCGCTTGCACAGTAGCGATGCAAGGCGCCGCCCAAGGGCGTGTCCGTGTCGTGTTGCTCGGCGGCGGCGCAAAGGCGCACGCGCCCAAGAAGCGAACGCATTCCCGAGGGACCGTGCACCGTCCTAAACTTCCAATCGTCGAAAAAGTCGCCGGCACGGTCGAGCGACACACCGCAGGCGTTCGCGGTCGCGTCGGCCGCGCCGAGAGGGACCAGGGGAACGAGACGGTCGTAGCCGTCGTCTGGTTTCGTAACATATGAGGCGTCGAGCGCCGCCATCATACACCCAGATCCCAAATGGCGAGGGATGCACGTGCTCGGGCACACGTAGGTATTAAGCGACTTGACTAGATCGTCCCGTTCTTCTGGGCCACCTGTGGCAGAGGTGCATACGGTCTTGACAAAGTGGCCGACGGGGTCGTCCGCGCCAGAGTGGTCACCCTGGTTGGCGAGACAAAAGGCCGCGTTTCTGTATGCGTGGTTGCGGCCTGGCATTATCCGTCTCCATTCGTCGGCATTGTCGCGCACGCCGATCCACGGCTTGCCGTCGGGTCCTTTTGTGTAGCGCCGCCTTGAACTTGCCCCCTCCTGTGCGCGCGACTGCTCCCGCGTGCGGTTTTGTCCTTGCATGTTAAGGGGTTTTTTCGTCAGGTCTATCTGCGTGTAGTAGTTGTTGTGCCTTGGGAGTCGGGCGATAGGGTGTCGCGGCGACCGGTCGCGTCGAGGTGAAAGTGTGTTTGCGCACTCGCTCGCCGACCTCTGCTGTGCCTCTTTCTTTTTTTTTTTAAAAAAAATCTATGCTTTGAATCACTTCCATTCGCTGTGTTTTTGCGTAGTGCCCGCCCCTGTTTTCGCCACGTGCTCGTGGTCGCCGACCGATTGGCGCGGTCGAGGTTGCCATAGCCCGTGGACGGAAAAAAAGAGGAAAAAACGATAACAGAAAAGACGGGGGCCAACCGGCGCGTGCCCCGTTTTTGAGCCAGCGCATGGCCGTCAAACTGGCAAAGAGGGACGATGCAAGGTCGCAGAAAAAGTTGGCATGGCGCCGCAAGAGTGTTTGCGGTCCGCTGTTCCACCCGCACGCAAAAATACAGACAGGGCGCATACGCATCGCCCGCGCCTCTATTTTTTCCGAGTAAGAAACAAGAGGTCGTAGGTGCTTTTTGGGATGTTGTTTTACGGTTTTGTATTTCTCTTTTGGAGGTTTGGCGACGTCTGTTGAGCCACAACCAGAAAAAAAGAGGGACATCAAAAAAAAAAGAACGCGCAAAGGCCGTTGGCCTGCGCAGCGAGCCGTGCCGCGCACTCGCCCCATTCCTCTGGGATTGATGGGATCATGTCGGCATGACGATGTGCCCATATAGGATGGCGCCGGCGACAACGAGAAAGGCGATAAAAACGACGCCAATGGCCGACGCGCGTCGCGCATTGTGCGGCAACAACACAGGACGCACACGGGCGATTTTTTCAGCGCACAACGTTGACACCGTGTCGAGGCACCGCCGAGGCACCTGTGCGGCGATGGATAGCACTATTTCCGCCGCCATGATCGCCAGCGTCCTCTTTGCGCCCATCTCCACGATAAGCAGCCCCATTTCGGTACACCGATCGAGGGTATAGTTCTCTTGAAAGTTGTTGACCACGCGCTCGATGACGGTGCGCTGGCTGCTACGCGCTGCAACCCACGCGAGCGACCCCGCTGCTTGGCGCGAAACCAGGTAATCCAAGAGGTGGCGCCTATAGTGCGCCGACATGACGCGCGTCGGGGCGCTGCACCCGTTGGCAGTCATCCAATCGATCAGATCCGGGCGGTCCAAGCAAAGGCAGGTGAACGCCACAGACGGCGAACACGAGCACGGGCGTCGAGGCACATGGTCGTGCAGCGCGGCCAGCAGCTTGTCGGCGTCGCGGCCCGTGGCAACGGCGCTCGTACACAGCGCACTCATGAGCGCTTGATTAAAGAGCGGACGGGGCGAGGCGAAGCGCGACGCCGCATAAAAGTCGAGCAGCCACACGAGGCTGCGCATGCGGCCGCCCGACGATGCCTCTGTGAGCAGTGTGCGCGCCTCGCCGTAAAGGCGCCGCCAGCGCGCGCGACCTACGGTCGCCCATGATTCGGCGGTGATGTCGTCTGCATGGTCGACACTGGCCAGGGAGTGGATGTGTGCGAGAACCTCGGGGCGATCGCCGTGCGCCGCTGCAATGAGCCACGGAAACGGAACCGGCAGAGGCGATGCATTGCGCGTGTCGGCCTCACAATTGCGAGACAACATGGCGCGCACGACACACATTGGCGCGCCGGCCGCCAGGAAGGTCGTGGGCGTTGCCAAAGCGCGTCTAGATATGGCGTACGTCGTGTCGGCGCCCAACGCCACTTGGCAAGACACGAGGTCCTTGGCGCGAGGGAGGTGGTCTTGTACGAGGTCGATGATCTCTGCGGGCATGTCTGCCAAGGAGGGCGAGTCGACGGTACCCATACGGGCCGCGTTGTACCGAGACACAATGCAGTTCTTTTGTCTGTTTCTTTTTTTTTTCTTAATATGCCTTTGCCTGTCGTCCTCTTGGCTTTGCCCCCTGAACCGCCTTTTCTTTCGTCGATAGGATTGGGAGGACGGGTGCGGTGTCCCGACCGATGGCGTGTATGCGTGCTCTCGAGACAGATTTTTTCACTTTTTTTTATTTGCAAGGCCTCCCCCGTGCGGGTTTGTGTTGCTCCCTTGGTCCGGGCGGATTGGTGCGCCATTTTTTGCGATTGGCAATCTCTTTTATTTCTTGCAAGGCATGTCTGCGTCCTGCGCCCCTTGCGCCTGCCTTTTCCAGAGCACGTGTTTTTTCGCGTTGGGGTGGTGCGGTTGCTTGCGCGCGCAGGCACCGGCGGCTCCCCGGTGGCCGACGGGATACCACAAGAGGCCAGCACAACATGCCGTGGTCTCTGCGTCAGGAGCGCCAAAAAAGGTCACTGACGCAGGCACCAAAAAAAAAAAGAAGTAGAGCACAATAGACCAAAGACACGACAGCGAATGATGGAGCCGCCCATGCTGTCTCGGGCGTGTCTCCCCGACTTTCAAGCAGTGGATGTTTTGGAAAAAAACCAAAGAACGAAAAAACCACCAAGGCGTCTCCGTGCTCTTTTCGCAACAAAAGGGAAGAAGACAAGGCAAAAAAGGTTTATTCGACAAACGCGGCATTCGGAGGCGCATTGCGGGTCACTCGGTCGTCGTTCCCACGATGGCACAATCCAACGGCGCGCATGTGCGCTCGACCGCGGCGCCCAGCGCGACAATGGCATCCACCGAGCCGAGCACGCTGTCGAGGTCCATGATAATGTCACAGAGTAATATCACGGCGTCGTGATGTTTGATCGGCATCGCCATGACGTCGGCGAATGTGTCGTTACGCATGGCGGTGTAGACATGTCGGATCGATTCGGGCTCGACGCGCGTCCCATCAATGCGCAAAGTGGCCACATCGACGTTGGCCCAAAAGAGGCGCATGCGCCGTGTGTGCGCCCACGCCTTTGCCTGTCGCTCGAGGGCGCGCGCTTGGGGTTTGCCGATTGTGCGCACGGCATCGCGTGCCAATTCGTCGATGGCATCGAGCACGGCCAAAACACGACCCAAAGCGGCGCCCCCTGCGCTCGCCATAATCTCGTCGTACCAGGCGTCGCGTGCTTTGACCACGCTCCCGGGGGTTATTTCAGGGTACGCGGCCATAGCCTCTGCAAGGAGACCATTCGACGCCACGTGGGTGACCAAAACACGAGTGACCTGGCCCGCACACGCGCTCCACAAGTCGAGCGTGTCGTCGTTTGCCGCCACGCGTGCCATGGCGTCCAAGGCACAGAGCGCATCCAAAGCACATGCATGCGTAAAATGCTGTGCGATCGCCTCGGGGCGCCTCGTGTCTTGCTTTGACTGTCGAGAGAGCCTTGTGCGTGCCCGCATCTCTCTTTTTTTTTTGAATCTTTATCCGGGAGTGCCGTTGTTGTCGCACGAGAAAAAGAAGAAAAGAGCAGCCTCCCGTTCTCTGCCGCCTACAAAGCACACGCACACACGCAAATGTATATGAGCCGGTTGCATCTGTTTCTAGGGCGGCATTTATCGCGTGGTCGATGTGGCGCACTATTTTGGTACTGTTTCGGCCGCGCTGTCTGTCGCGGCTTTTCGGTTTTTCTTTGGACAGAAAGCGAATGAGGCGACGCAACGACACGCGTTGGTTTGTTGAACTGGTCGGCTTGCTTGGCTCGTGGTCAGAGAAAAAGGGCGGGAGTGTTGTGCGCACACAAAGAGAAAAAAAGAAGCATTGGTCCCGACATGGCTATTGGCCGATTTTTCTGGCGTATGACGAGAAAAGAGCAGAAGAGGAAGACCTCTGGCCAGATTTGGGTTTTGTCGTCGCTCTGGGGGTTTGAGGTTTTTGGGGGCGCTGCGCGGTCGCCCGCGCGCCTACTGGGTTTTTGTGTGAGCACGCAAACAATTTTATGTGTGCGGGCCAGCCTGGGTCCTCCAGCAATCGCATCCTTTTCTGGTGTGCGGATGCGCCAGCAGCGGCGCCCAGCGCGCGCCGCGCCAAAGGCGAATGACAGGGGACGCCAAAACAGGAAAAACACACAGGGAGCGAGAGCAAAAAAGAGAGGCACAGCGCGCCTGCGGCAGTCCTGTCTCTGCTCTCTTTTTCTTTCCCATTGCGGGCGACGCCAAAGGACACAGAAACAGGAAAAGAAAAGGCGCACGACACCAGAGCCAACCCGAAAGAAAAAGAGTGAAAAAAGAGACAGGACAAAGAAGGAAAACCATCGTCCTGGTGTTTTTGCGTCGCAACAGGGACACACGCAGCGACCGCGATGGACGGGGGCGATCATGGGCCAAGTGCCAAACCATTGGCGGTTGTTCCCGAAAGGCAGAGCGAGCATAGAGTCGACGATGCCGCACGCGGCATTACCGACGACACTGCAGTTACGGAGGCGATTGTGACCGACGTTGACCAGGCGCTCTCTGCCGACGTCATCCTCAGCGCCACCACAAACATGAATGACATCATCGACAATGCCAACGACATCGACAATGTGAATGACATGCTGCCCGACGAAATGCTCTGGTTGATTTTCATGTTTGTCGGCAAAGGGCGCATGCCATGCGTTCCCCTCATGGTGTGTCGCCGGTGGCGTGCTGTCGGCGGCCATTGTGGCGTCCACACGCTGCTGCCCGTCGAGATTGTGGATTGGCTGCCTGAGCATCTCGATGTGGCGTCGTTGGTCGCGCGCACCGCTGCGCTCATGTGCCTCGTTGGCCACCCACCACGGCACCCAGGCGCGTCAAATTCATCAGGAGCAAGAGGTGATATAAACGACAACACCAACAACGATACCTTGACAGCACTCGATTGCGTGTGCGCGGCACTGGGTGCGGTGGGCCGCTGGAAGCACGTCATCACGCTGGTCGAGCGCGCTCCTCGCGCTCTAGATTCGTGCCAGCATTGGCGGCGAGTGGCGTCGGGCGTCATCGCCCCCTTGTGCGCAGACGACGCGCTCGGGAGGGTGTGCGTCACCGGCATGCGTCTTCCGGCGCTGTGCACCGGCCTGTGCTGCGCGCTGGCGGCGGGGCACGCAGAGGCGACCGCGGCCCTGTGCGCTCGCCTGGCAAATTGCGGCCGCGCGCGCGATAGTCGCTACACGGCGCGTGTCGACGCTGCGACGACGACGGCAGCGCGGCGTGGCCATGTCGACGCCGTGTTGGCACAAGACTTTTGCACGGCGCACAATGTGGCCCTCTTGTGGGACGCCGTCGTCGGAGCGCGCGACTATTCCGCCTTTGCCAAACTCGTCCGCGCCGTGCGCCGTGTGGGTCCCGAGGCCATGAATGCGGCCCGGCACGCGTCTTGGAACAGTCGACGCACGAGCGGGGCGGGCCATGCCAACCTCGGCGCTCTCGCGCTCGGCTGGTACGGCGGCGGCTGGGCGCGCGCGGCGGCCGCTTCTGGCTGGGACGTACCGTTTGACATGGCCATGCAAGGCATCGACGTGAAAAAGACCAACAACAACAACTGCGATGGCGGTGGCCACCGTGTCAGGACCAATAGCGATTGCACCGGCCCCGCCGGCGATGGCGACAATGGTTTGATGACGACGGTGGTGAAAAACGACATGGCTCTAGCCGCACATCATCCCTTTCGCCGATCCCTATCGAGCCTGTGGACCGAAGCCGCCGCCGTCGCTATCCGCCACGGCCACCACGCCTTGGCCGCACGTCTCGATGCCGCGGCGACTGCCGAAATGCCGGCGGCCTGACGACGTGACGGTCTGTTTATGCGCTCGGCGCGTCTGGTGCCCATGCGGACGCCACCTTTTCGGTCTTCTTTTTTGTGCGACACGGCCTGTGAAAAATGCACGAGAAAAGGGCCACAAACTGCTGACGGATAGGGCATCGCGCGCTCGCCTTTGTCTCTCGCCGGTCGTCCTTTGTCGACGGCCTTACCGGCAGGCCCGCCGACCCGCGTGACTATCCCATTGGCACGCTGATGGGCGGCACGCTCGCCTTTTGCTGTTTTGTGTACGACATTGCCTTTATCAAGCCCATGATCGACGCCGTGGCCGTGCGCGCCTATCCGCCGTGGTTCTTTTGCACGGCCGACCTTCTTGAACCGTAAAGTCTCTGTGTCTCTGTGCCCTTGGCTCGCCATCCCTCGTCCCCGAATAAACCCTCTCTCTCTCTCTCTCTCTTTTCCTCGTGGGCGCGCGTTGTCGGCAAGGGAACCCCATAGAGACTCTTCATTTTTGCCCTATCAATTTCTCGGCAACAGCCGGACACAATAAAAAAAATAGGCATCGGCCATCCATAAAAAAAGAAGAAGAAAATGCCAGATACGCTTTTCGTCCCTGTCTTTTGTGTCTTTTTTTTTGTTGGCCGGTCGCGATCGGGCGTGCCGCATGGCCAATACAGGCCACCAAAAGGCGATTGATCGCGACAACCTTTTTCCATTTGCCTCTGCAGAAACACCTTCTTCGCCAGGTCTCTCTCTCTCTTGTGATCTGTTGCCAATAACGAAACGTGAGAGCCGCCGTATCAAGGCGAAACTGTCAAGAAGGAAAATTGCCATTAGTAGGGCGCCGGCCGACACTGCCTATTCTCCTCGGCGATCTTTTTTTCCCAATGTGCGTCTGTCCCATCTCGCAACGGCGTCGGCACCGGCATGTGCTTTGCTGTTGGTCGCATCACAAAAAAGGTAAACAAATGTTTTTTGGACCCCGAACGCGCCCGCCGAGGCCGCTGGTTTTTTGTCCTGTTTTTGGAAAAGAAAAGAAGAAGAGAAGACAACGATGGCAGTGGCGTCGAGCGGATATGGTCGATGGGTCGAGTCCGCCGTCGGCAATCACCAAAAGATGGAAAAAACCAACAAAGAAGGAAAAAACCAACAAAGAAGAAAAGAATCAAGGAAGAGGCGCCGGCGCGGCCAGCGACGCGACAAAGTGCCAATTGCCGCTGCCGCGTGCGTGCGCCACGGCCGCGGCCACGTCTTGAGATGAGCACTTGCACCACAGATAACGCAGTACGGGTTGGGCACGCTTGTGACGCGCGGCCTCTTTGAGCGCGCGTCCCACGTCGGCCGTGGGGCAGTTTTCATAGAGCCATTTGACCACATCGATTTGGCCTTTGACGGCTGCCGATTTCATGGCGTCGTCCCTGTGCTGCTCGGTGCAGTGCGGGTAAAGAAAAATAACCACGCCCAGGTGGCCGTAGCGTGCAGCGGCCTTGAGCGCCATGTCGGGTTCGCCCTCTGTCCTGTGATCATAGAGGAATCGGACCACCTCTTCGTGGCCAGAGGCGGCGGCCCAGTACATGGCGCGCGACGTGCAGCCCTCGGAACGGTTCTCGTGGAGGAACCGCACCACCTCCAAGTGTCCATTGCTCGCGGCATTGTCCATGGCGCTCGGGGTGCAGCCCTCGTACATGCTCTCGTGGAGGTACCGCACCACATCCAAGTGCCCGTCGGCGGCTGCCAAGTCCATGGCCCGCTTGCTGCATCCCGAGATCTCATTGTCGTGGAGATAGCGCACCGTGTCGAGATGGCCCTCGCCTGCAACATCGTCGATGAGCAACGGCCACACATGGCGATGTGCCCACCTGGCGTGGGCATAGGCCACAATATCGGTGTGGCCGGCGCGTGCCGCGTGCTCGGTCACATTCGACCGCGCGCCCTTGCTATCAAAGTGCTCGGCCAAAAGGCGAATCACGCCCAAGTGGCCGTTGGCGGCAGCGCAGTCAAAGGCGTTCCTCGTGCAGCGCGCCCCGCGGCTCTCGATGAGGTAGACGATGGGCTCGACGTGGCCGTTGGCGGCGGCAAAGTCGATGGCGTTGGTCGAGCAGCCTTCTGTGCGGTGCTCGTCGAGGAACCGCAGCACGTCCATGTGACCCCCGGCCGCCGCGTAATCCATGGCCGCCGTCGAGCAGCCCTGGACACTGTATCGGTGCAGCCATTTGACCGTGTCGAGGCGGCCGCCGCGCGCGGCATAGTTTAGCGTCTTTGTCGTGCAACGCGCATCGACTTGCGTGAGCACGTTGAGAAAGACGTCCAGCGGGGCGTGTTCGGCAGCATAATTTAATAACTCTGGCGTCGTGATGGTCCCTGCGCGACTACAGACGAAACCGGCGACGTCGCAACGACCCCCGCGGATCGCCGCCTCGGCATCGCGCCCCGAAAACGCATAACCCTCGCGGTGGAGAAAATGCACTGCATCTAGGCCCGCCGCCGTCTCGCACAACTCGGTGGGCGGGGTGCGTCGCCACCGCGGTAGGCGGCGGTCGCGGTGGAGTTCATCGCGCGTGTGCACGCAAAAGCACCGGTGCGCCATACGTGCGGCGCAAAAGTCGGCGTCGGCGTCGAGCGCCGCGACGATGACATATAGAATCTCGCGCGGTAGATCGAGTAGGCTCCTGCACAGTGTCGCGCCTGCTTTTGGGTCCCTCCGAGTGTCCATTTGGTTTTTCTCTTTCTTTCGAGATTTGGACCAAAGAAGAGGCGCGCGCGCACACATTGCGCTGCCCTTTATCCGTGTGCCTTTGGGCCTCTTTCTTTCCCGTGCCGCGCTCCAAACAGAACCGGCGCGCGTTCTTGCGGTGTGTTCGTGGCCGCCGGCGGGCGCTCGGTTTGTGCCGGCATCGCTTTGTCGGCCTTCTTTTCTCGACCCCGCCGGGCACACCAATAAAAAAAACAGAAAAGAAAAGACGGCGACCTCAAACACAGAAAGGCCACATGAAAACGCTTTCGCGGCACCAGACAAAAGGCGCAGCCACCATGGCGGTGGTGTATTTTTTTACGAGTCGGGGCCTCACATACGGAGCGACGACTTTTTCTTTTTTGGTGTGAGGTCAACACGAAAAGAAGGAGAAGAAAGAGATCCTTGCGACAAGACGCAGTCGGCCGCCCGCTCGAATAGGTAAGAACATGATGACGCACCAGGAAGCGCTGCGCACACAAAGCGATGCCGCGTCATCACAACATTAGCGGAGCACTCGTGCGTGGCGTCCCAAAGAAGAAGAAAACAAGAGAGAGAGAGAGAGAGAGAGAGAGGAAAGATGGGTGATCTAGTGGCTTTGAGTGGGGGTTTTCCCTTTGTCGCAATGCGGCAGCGCCAAAGCCCGCAAACAAGAGCCGCTTTGTTTTGGGAGCCTCAGGAAAGAGGTTGCGCGCAGAGAGGACGCGCGCGCACACACAAAAGAGACCCTCTGCGCCCCACGCTCATCAAGTGCATTAGATTTCTTTTTTTTAAAAAAAAAAAAGAGAACACACAAAGACGCGCACAACGGACACGCGCGATGCTCATGCCGGGGCTGTCTCCATGACGAGCGACCCCACAAAGGTGCGCTCGACCGCGGCGGCAGTGGCCAACGTGAAATTCTCGCCGTCAAAGCTGACCGACACCTGGGGCGTAACCGTATCGCCCGCGGCGAGTTGAAAGTCGCCCACGACGTTGGCGCTGTAGTTGTCGGTGGCGCCTGCAATGTCAAATGCCCTAAACAGGGCGCGCGTGGGACCCTGGCCAGCGGCGCTCGTCGTCAGCACAAGGCTCACCGTCGGTGTGCCGCTCACCAGCGTGCCACTGGCCATGGCGGCGAACCGATAGACGCCGGCCAAGGGAGCGGTGAACGTCGATGTCAGTGGGTCGTAGTTGTCGGCTGCGGCGCCGTCCTGCAGGTCGTAGATTTCATTCTCATAGGGGACGGTGACAAACGCTGCCGTGACCACGGGTAGGGCTGCCACGCCATCGGCGCGAAAGGTGACCCTGGACGGTGCGACGGTCGGACCGGCGGGACCCGCCGGGCCTTGAGGACCGACGGCACCCGGCGTGCCGGGCAACCCGGCCGACCCGCCCTGTCCGCGTGGACCCGGGGCTCCAGCGGCACCAGGGACACCCGCCTCGCCCTGTGCGCCCGCGGCTCCGCCAGGCCCCGTCGGGCCTCGTGGACCACGCGGGCCGAGCGCACCCACCAAGGAGAAGGCCACCGGTGCGCGGTGTACGTGACAGCGTCGTGCATGCACGGGGTCGGACGCGACCGCGTCGCCGCGTGCGGAGCGCGCGAGAGCGCGACACCGTCTGCCGCGCGAGTCGCTCATGTACGACAGCAAGAAGAGGAAAGGAATCGCGCCCGTTTTCCAACCTACCGCGTCGCAATCGGCCCGAGGAATGGCCTTTTTCGGCCCTCGTCTGATGCCTCGCATTTGCGGGACGACGCGCCAGGGCGCAGCGTGGGGTCTAGACCGGCGCGACCAACGCGCCAGCAAAAGAGGTCTGCCTCGGTGGGCTGGTGCCCAAGACGGCAAAGGCGCCCGGTCCGGCGTTTGCAATCTGGACGGCCACCGTCTGGCCGGCGGCGAGGAGAAAGTCGCCCGAGAGGGTGCCCTCGGTGGCGGTCGAAAAGTCGACGCCCAGTGCCGGCAGCGCCAGCCACCGTTCGATCGGGGGCGCGCCACTGTTGGCCACCAGCGAGAGCACGAGGTTGGTGCCGCTCGTCGCCCACACGGGCGAGATGGGCGCCTCGAAGCGATAGACGCCCGCCACGGGCGCCGTAAAAGTCGACGTCGCCGGGTCATAGTTGTTGGCCGGCACGCCGTTTTGTAAGTCGTAGATCTCATCAACAAAGTCCACGGTGCCGACGAAACCGGGTACGCCCGTCTGGTCCGTGGTCTTGACGGCGCGAAAGGCCACGGCGATCTCGGGCGGCGTCGGCGGACCGGGCGGCCCCGCGGGACCCACATCACCCGCCGGTCCCGGAGGGCCGACCGGACCCGGTGGCCCGGTCCGGCCCGGGGGGCCGGCCTCGCCCGGCACGCCGGCGTCGCCGGGAGGACCGCGCGCGCCCAACGGGCCCGTAGGTCCTTGTGCACCCGTCGGCCCTGGCTGACCAGGGACGCTTATTGTGATGCAGGCAGGCAGGCACCCACCGACAGCGCGCGGCGCCATGCATTCGCCAGCCGGCGCCGTTGTCGGTGCGGCGTGGTCCGCCATGGTGGACCTTTTTTCTTTTTCTTTCTTTCTTTTTTTTTAAACTTTTTATGTTTCGGTGGATTTCTTGTCTCCTTTGCCAAAGAAATGGACCACTCCGGGCGGTGCCTGCGACAAGGCACAAACAACGGCAAACACACAAAGACACCAGGGCGCTTTCGTGTCTTTTTTTTCTCGTGCGTGCCGTTTTTTGCCTCCATTTGTCGGTCGGCCGCGACCAAGCGCCGCCCTCCCTTCTGCCCTTTCTTGCCTCTTGGGCTTCCGTCGCACTGGCGGGATTGAAAAAAAAACGCGCGGGTACGCCAGAGACGGGCGACCGGCAATCGGGAAAAACCGCCTTGACGGCACGCAGAGGCCATGCGGGCGGGGGCGCCGTATTGAGAGCACAACAATGTATTTTTTTCCAGGTTTATGATTGTGGCCCATCACCGCAGGGCACACGACGCAAGGCAGAAAGGCACAAGGTCTAGGACATGACGGCCGACGCTACCCTGGCGGCGATTACCTGGTCGTGGCGCTGAACCTCGGCGGGGTTGGGATCAAGGATGGCCGCCCACTCGCGTCTGACAAAGTCCCAGTCGAGACCGTGTTCCCACACCAACTGAGCGTGCAGCGCCGAGAGGTCGCGCTGCGCCTTGGAGGCACGGGCAGCATCAGGGCCGAGCGCCAACGACGGGTCGCGGATGCCCGCGCAAACGAGACCCGTGGCTGCGGCCGATGCCATGGTCTTGCGGAGGGCGGCGTCGCTGGCGACAATCTCGCGTGCCATCTCGCGCACGCGCTCGCGCTGGTCTTCGAGGCCCGCCCACGAAAAGAGCCATTGACGCGACGCATTCTCTTGATCCATTTTTTTTCGGGTCTTTCTCTCTTCTAAAAGAAAGAAGAAGTCGACTCTGGATATTGTTCTCTGTGCTGCCGGGGCAATGCGGGCGGCTGTCTAGTTTGCACTGTGTGCCAAGGGGAAGAGTGGGGCTCGTCGTAAAATGTGTTCATAACGAAATGCACTCGGCCCTTTTATTTGTTGTGGTCCGGACGGGCATTGGTCTTTTGCCGCCTTTTGTCTAAAAAAAAGGAGAAAATGGGAAACCGCCAATGGCTGTTGATGATGTCGTTACGGTTTACGACACGCCCTTTTCTCGTTGCTCTCGTGGGGCGTCGTGCCGAAAGGGAACCAGTTGCAAAAGGAGACGATTATCTCTTTTTTTTGTTACTCACAAATTACATTGGCCATACGCGCTCTTTGCTGGCCCGTTGCCAAAAAAAAAGAAAAAGAACCGCTTTGCCGCATCTCGCTCGACGCAACGAAAACCCATCTCTTTGTTCCTTTTCGTGCGCTGTTCCCGTTCATCGTTCTTTTTTTTTTCGAAAGAGCAGAAAAAAGGGGATACTGCTCTTGCCGCCCGCGGCCAACCATGCCGCGCTCGCCAGAGAATGCCAAGATACGCAAGGCGCGCACTTCAGGCGTGACCTCGCTCCCGCCTGAAGTCCTCGCCTCGATCGTCTCGCGCCTCGGACCGCGTGACCACGCCGCTGCCGTGCTCGCATCACGCCACTTTGGTGTGCTCACTTTCGAGGAGCGCGGACGACTGCATTTTTCCCGACGAACGCCAAGGGCACTCGCTGGCGCCGGATCGATCATCGGTCTGCGTTACTGGCACGCCATCGACCCGTGGCGCATTGATATTCACTGTTTGCGGGCGGCGGCCCAGGGCGGCCACCGCGAGGCCGTCCAATGGATCTTGGACGAATCCATAGGCGGCGGGTGCCCGACGGAAGCGCTTTGCGCTGCTGCGCGCGGCGGCCACGTCGACCTTATGGCTTGGCTCTTGGACGAGCGCCAGGCCACCATTTTGAGAGAGGTATTGGCCGACGCTATATCGAGCGCCAATGTCGACGCCATCCGTCTCGTCTTGGACCGCGCGCGCGACATTGATCGACAGGCGATGATTGAAAGCGGCATGGTCAATGGAGATGATGAGGATATTGACGAGGACGAGGACGAGGACGACGACGACACTACTGACGACGGGTGTGACGCCTCGGCGCAAGACGTTCGACTCACCTCCTACTCGGATATTGTGCACGGACGCGATTGGGGGAGCCGCGCCATGCGCGTGGCAGTGCGCACCAACAACACCGACGTCATTCAACTCGTCTACGAGCGATGCTATGGCTGTAATCCCGACTTCCTGTCCCGCCTCTTTGTGAGGCCTCTGACTATGGCACGACCGCCGCCACCGTCGACTGGATACTGGAGCGATTCAGCGACGAGTGCGCGATCAGCACAGCGTTCAAGAAGGCCCTGAGAGCCGCGAATCGCGATTGCGCCGTCGCCATCCTCTCACGATGGCCAGACGTCGCGCGACCCGTCAGCGCGTACCCGTGGAAGATCAAGCATATTGACGAGACCGTCGTGCCCATACTCGATACGGCGTTTGCCGTGGCATCGGGCGCACGTCCCGACCCGTGGCCTCTCGCGCCCGGCGAGGCGACAGCAGATCCTGCGCGCATCTATGACGCGGTGCTCGCCCAATCGCTCAGCCGCGAGTTTATGAGCACGTCTCAGTTGCTCCACTCTTTTCTCTTTGATACGTGCTCGTGCTACGCCGTCTTTCGTTGGGTCGTCGACGTGGCGCGCTATGTTCCAGAGGTCTATAACGCAGCGAGTCTCGCTCGCAACGGCATGGTCGATCGCCTGGACTATTGCTACCAACGAGGACTGTTTAAGCCTGAGCATGTCGTAAGCGCCATGCTCGGCGCGGCAGGCGGCGGGCGCATCGATGTGCTCGTCCACGTGTGGTCGCGTGCTCGCGAACCCAACCAAGACGGCGATGGCGACACTGCGGTTGCCGACGCAGTGCGCGCCAACGTACAAAAGATAGCCAACGCGACCGCCGAATCGGGCGACTGGGCGATCGTCGAGTGGCTCCAAAGGCACGTGGGCCACGATGCCCATTGCACCGCCGCGGCTTTTTCCGTCGCCTCAAAGCACGGGCACGCTGAATTTCTCAAGAGACTTTACGCCGCCGGCGCCGATCGCTGCCGGCACCCGTGCGACGCGCCGTGTGAGGTCGTGCCTGGCTGGTCCCCTTTTCTCTTTGCGTTGCGCACGTCATGTGGTCTCTACGACATCAACGACCTCTGGCGAGAGGTGGCCCGCAACGGCTACTATGAAGTCGCCAAGGTGCTTTGTGAGCACGGGGCGCTCAACGGCGTCCACTTGCGGAACGAAGCGGCGCTCCGAGGCCATGCTGCGATCTGTGCCATGGACATTGCCGTCAACGGACCGTCAAAGCGCGATTGGATGATCCAGTATGCGGTGCAAGCGCGTGACCGCACATGTCTCGCGTTGGCGCTCGCCAACGATTCCGTGTGGGAGCCCCTTGGGAGTTGGTCGGTCCACCCCATGGTCACCGCCGCCAAAAAGGGCAGCCGTGCGCTCCGCGACCTCTTGACCAAACACAAGTCCAAGATCGTCACCCACCTGCCCCAGCACGGGGGCGACTCTGAGAGCGATTCAGACTCGCAGTCGGAATAGGCTCCGGCAGTGCCGAGGGATTTCCGTCTGCGGTCCCCGCCTTTCAAAAAAAAGCACCAAGAGAGAGAAGAGCCCTTTTTATCTCAAAAAGCGAAAACCCAAAAAAATGCTTGTGCGCCGCCGACACAAAAGGCGACGGACATGCATTTTTCTCTGTTGTGCTCATCAGTGTGTTGGTCGTCGTCGTTGTTGCTGTTGTTGGGGCAACGCGCGCAAAGGCTGCCCTCCTCCCTCATGGGGGAGAGCGCTCTGTGCCCATCATCGCCACGTGTCGTCTTTCGCGCTGTTGCGATTCGGCAGAGGATTCCTCCCTTTGCCTTTTTCCCCTCCAACGACACAACGGGGGAGCACATGCGAGTGCCAGGGATTCGGGATGGTCACGGATCTGCGCTCTGCCCTGGTATGCGACATGCGCGCGCCCACCACGCATTATCCTGCCCGTCGCGGAGAACGCCATTGTCACCTGGTGCGGCGTCGCCCGGCGCGTAGGTTGCGGTGCGCGTGGGGGTGACGACGTGCCATTCGGCGACAGGCGCGCGTGGGATGGACGGCACTGGCGACAGAGACAATCGAGGCGGCGATGCCGACGACATGCGCGCGGGACCTCTCACCAAAGAAGGGGCGCGGTAGGCATACTGTACCAGCGCGGTCGGCGGCGAAAATCTTGATACGCCGTACACATACGCAGGGTCGACGTGTGGCACGTCCGACGCGTCGTGGCCGTGAGCGCCCACGGCAGGCTGCGGATCATACAGGTCGTCCAGGGGGCGCGGCAGGAGCGCACCGTCGACGTCCGTGGCCGTCGTGCGTGCAGCCAGCGCCGCGCGGCGAACGGCCGCCCCGAGGAGCGCCACAATGCGCTCTGGCGCGCTGGCCTCGGCGAGTCGCGCCGTCTCCATGGCCTCGTCGCACGCGAGCGCGTACACCACACGCATGGTCGTCTCGGACGGGTTCACGCGCACATAGGTGAGCGTCACGTCGCTGACGGCCGGCGGCCACGCTGCCGTGTGCTCTCGCACGGCGCCGAGCGCGTCCTGGTCGGCATCGAGCGCGTTCCACAGACGCGCGTAGCGCGTCACGAGGCCCGCCCCATCGCTCGCGTCGGCGCCGTGCTTGGGTACGCCGTTGATGGGCGACCCGCGCAGGAGACGTGCCAACACGGCTTCGTCTTGCTGTGTGCCTCTGCCGATGGCAACGCGCGCACAGATGCCCACGAGGTCCTGCACGTAGTCGACAAGTCTGCCCCGCGTCGGCAGCAGAGACGAGGCCCCGTCGTGATTTTGCGAATGCGCCGCATCGCCCATCATCACCCCCTTTTTCCCCCGCTGCGTGTCGACGCCCGGAAATTACGTACACCGAAAAGGATAAAAAAAGAAAAGCACGCCGTCGCCTTGCAGTACGCGCCGGCCTAGCAACGCGTTCTCGTGTTCTTTTTTTAACCATGTGTGCGTGGCAAAAGCGTCGTCGTCGCCGGGCGCTGCAGCCACGTGGTGCCAGGCAGCACGGACCCGGCACTGTCCCGAGGCCGCATAGTGCACGAAAAAAAGGGGCCTAAAGTGTGCTGGCGACAACAGGTTTGCCCCTTGTTGGGGTTCTCTTGGCACCGACCAGCGCCTTTTCTGTGTCTCCGAGCCGTCTTGGCGCGACGCCCACCGCGCGCCCTGCGGCGGACCAAAAAATGGAAAGACTCTTTTTTTCTCTCTGAAACGGCCCCCTTTTTCATGTGTGTGATTCCCTCGTCGAGAAGAGAGGCACAACAAAAGGAAACCAAAGAGGTCGGTGTTTGGTTTTTCTCTTATTTCTTTTCCAGAATGGAAAAAGGCACGCAGGCGGGGCAGAGGCGGTACCAAAAAGCCCGGGCGGGCGCGCCAGGGAAAGAGGCAACGGCCGCATGGCCGTTCTCGCTGAGCGCGTTCACGGTTCAGGCCGCGGGTCGAGTGCGCGCGCGGCAAGAGAGCGGTAAAAGCGCGGGGTGTGCCGTCTGTTGGCAATGTTTTGCTTGTGGGCGACATGAAGGGCTGGGTCGTGGCTGGCGTCGCGGAACCAGCGCTCTTCGCATTCATGCTCCCACAGGGCGCGCTGCATTGCCTTGGCTCGCGATTCAGACGCGCGCTCCCATCGCTCCTTGACACGGTCCACCAGCGAGTCGTCGTCGTAATCGCGCTGTTCCATGATGCACAGCCAACCGGCGGGTGCGCACGGTTTGTGCAGCGGGTCGTTGGTGACCAGGCGCCCCTTGCGCTCCCTCGGCTCGGGCAGCGGCATGAGCCAGTCCAGTAATGCCCTCTTGTTCATCCTCTGGACCCAAATAACTTTTTCTTCTCGAGGAAGACGAAAAACAAGACAGACGAAAAAAGGCGTCCTGCTCTCTATCGTCTGCGCAAAAATTCGTCTCGGCCAGCCGCTTTGGCGCTGGCTCTTTGCGCGCGTACACACGGGCCTCGCCTTTTCGTCGAGCGAGCCACCTCTCGTTGCCATTTTCTGATTGGCTTCTTGGGCTTTTGGTCGGCACCGCACCTTTTTTTCCGTGCCTGTGGGGTCTCGGCCTTTTTCGTCAAAGAAAGAGAACAGAAACCGGCGGTCCCCCTTTTTCCCCACAGAGCGAACCCAAACAAAAAAAAAAGAAATTGGCAGTCAGCGGCGTCGCCTTGCAGTCGCGAAACAGGCGACGAACCTCGAATCCCCTCTTTTTACTGCCTTTGGAAAGGGCCAAACCGGACCGATTCCGCGCTCGGTGCCGAAACCAAAGGAAAAAAGGGAGAAAGAAAACACACAAGAACACAAGGGAGCCGATGCGGACAGGGCCGCGATGCCCCAAAAAAGAATTCCGGGGTAAATAAAGTTTTCTTTATCAATCTGTGGACATTCAGGCGGCCCACAAGAGCGCACCCTATTTCTTCCTCTTTTTTTGCCTGTTGTTTAATATCGTGCGTAATGCTGTGCCAATGGCTCGCGGCTTAACGGCCAGCCGGCCAGCCGAGGGTTGCGGGCCGGCCGGCCCGGCCGCGGCCAATTTTCTGTCAACCAGATTCGAACCCGTAGTAGAGTTCACAAAACCAGCACAAATCGTGAGATGTCTACATATACTATAAGAAAATTCAGTATAAAGCGACCAATAGCGACGCCACTGCAACACAAATTATGTGCGGACACGGCGTGTCACGTGCATACAAACCCACATTGCAAGTAGCAAAAGCAGAGGCCAGCCACCAGAAATCCCTCCTCGAAACCCGCGGTCATCGTTTCGGCCGGACGTTCTTTCGGCAAACTGCCACTCCCAATCAGCACACCCTAGCGTGACTAAGGCTCGCCCAGCGCTCAATTTATTTTTCGTTTATGTTTGCGCTTTACAGCGTCGTAAGTACAAACCTTCTGGTAAGTGGCCTTGCCGTGTTTGATAACTGCTAGGTCGGCACTGAGTTCGCCGTGCTTCTCCTTGACGGTTAAGTGGTACATTCGTCCGTTGTCAAGAGTGCCCCTGACAGTGAACGAGTCGTTGCTGTCCTCGATCAAGGATGCTGTCCGAGACGAGTGTTCGCCAACGAGCGCGAGCGGCCCGAGGACAAGACGCCAGACGCACCGCTTGTGCGCTGAGCACATAAGTTTTAACTCCTTGACCTGGCCGTCGAGAAGGCGCTTCAGCAGACTTCCGAAAAGTTCGCTCATCTTACGTTCCAGCCAGGACTGATCGCGTTCGATCTGACGATACATGTCCATCGTTGCACGCGCCAGCATCTCCTTCCCTGTGTGGAAGAGTTTTTTGAGTGGTGCGCTGCCGATGCCGCGGCATCCGACGTACCTGCGTCAAACGGAAAGTTGCCCTCCGACTTCCTCATCATCGTCGCAGCACTCGCAGCAGCAGTTGCAGATCGACGCTTGACAGCAGCACCACCTACAAACCGAGCAGATTAGTAAAAAATCCGTACGAGACCACAGGGGAAACGTACTTGGGAATTTTACAACCACCCAGGCACCACCTGATGATCTTTGGCGATTTGTCCCTGCAAAGAATGATTGATGAGCAAAAACAAAAATAACGAGACAGATAGGTAGACTTACAATCCCTTACAGCAACGCCTGAATTTACGTAGAATGGCCAAAATGGCAGAAACAAGGATTGACTCGGCGATCACTAGGTGGACTGCGGGTAGTTTCTCTGCGAAGTCTCCTTTGCTCTGATGGAAGTACAAGAACGCGAACACTCCTCCTGTGGCTACCGCGAGAAACAGAAGTACACACCAAACGCGAGACCCGCAGACGACGATTTGTGCGCAGTTATCCTTGGCCCTTTCTCGTGCGTCGGCCATGCGTGGTGGTCGGGTCGCGCAGTGAATTATTCGCGACAAGATTCCGCGCGAAGTTGTTTCCCGATTTCGTGTCGACTTTATGGTCGCTTGCGATTTGGCCACGTGGACCCATCAAGCAAGAAGCCCACGTTTTCCCGTCCTAATGCTACGGGTTCGAGTCGCACCTGCACCGGTCGCCGCCAGCGAGGCCGGCTAGTCGTTGCCCAGTTAGTCCTTTCTTACTGGTGCACTTTATTACACGAAAGGAAGACAAGAAGAGAGACGTGTTGGTCAGAGAGGGTGCAGCGGCGCTTGTTGACGATCCAGCCGCTCTTGGAAAAGACCCTCTCTGAGGGTACCGAGGTGGCGGTGATGGAGAGGTAGCGGCGAGCGAGCGGGGCCAGGTTTGGGTACTTGCTCTCGCGTTGCTTCCACCAGAGGAGGGGATCAAACATCTTGGGTGGCACGCTGGGGTCAGTCTAGGGGACGAACGAAGGGACAACGGGCTTCCTTCGGTAGGCTTCGAGTTCAGCAACTTGGTCGTCGGTCTCGTCGGCAGCCGGTGGAAGAATGCCGATGGCATCGGGTCCAAGGGCACGTTCGATCTTGTTGGCGTAGGCACCTGCAGCGGGGCGGCGAGCGCGGACCGCACGGTTGGCGTTGGACTGTACAAGGGCGGCGATCTTCTCGGCGGCCTCGTTGACTCGGTCGTCGCGCACCCGACGGTCTTGGATAAAGTAAAAGGTCTTGAAGCGGGGGTCGAGGTAGACGGCCAGGAGAAGAGTCTCTGAGGCCTGCCCGTCGAGGATGTTCCACCGCAGAGTAAGGTCGAACGAGATGTCCTTCTTGAAGGCAGCAACAACAGGATCGTCTTCGTCGGCAGCCTTGAGGTGGTGATGGACGGCGCGGCTGACGATCGGCATGCCGGCGCCGAGGGTGGGCAGGCGCTGGTAGGAAAGGATCTCGGTCAAGTCGTTGAGCGGTTCGAGCACCTTGGCCAACTGTTGAACGAGTGACCATTGGGCCGATGTCAGGTCAGCCGGGACGGGCTTGCGGAGGCCGTGCAGGGCACCGAGGCAGGCCGAGACGGCGGGACGAGAGGACACGAGGCGCTCAAACATGGTGTAGGCCGAACCCCATCGGGTCTTGTTGTCGATCTTCAACGACTTGACCGACAGACCCAAAGCCTTTTGCTTCTCGACGAGCATGCGCTTGGCCGCCGGCGACGCTTTGAAGGTCTTGGATATCGACTTGGCAGCGCTGAGGATCGGCTTGACCTCGTCCGACTCGAGGGCCACGCGGATAGACCGATTGATGAGGTGGGCCATGCAGTAGATCCACTCGATCTTGAGGCACTTGGTCACCGCCGCCTTCATGTTGGCCGCCCCGTCCGAGGTGACAGCGATGATGCGCTCGATGTCGATCTCCCAGGCTAGGATGACCTCTCGAACGACCTCGGCCAGGAACTCGGCCGTCTCTGAGGCCTTGACCGGAATGACGTCGAGAACAAAGGACTCGATGACCCAGTCGGTGGACACGCCGTGGACGGTGACGGCGATGTAGGACCGGTTGGCGGCACTCGTCCACGCGTCCAGCGTCAGCGACAGATGGCGGATGATCTCCAACTTCTTGGCCATGGCCGACACAAGTCGCTTCTTCGTCGCCGGCAGCAGCGCCTTGGTCAGACGCTTCCTCTTGGGCGGCTTGTAGGCGTTGTTCAGGTAGGACAGCAGTTCGATAAAGTCTTCGTCGTCAACGAGGCTCATCGGCAGGCAGCGGTTCGAGATCAACCTGGCGACTCGGGCGTCGGCCTCGTCCCTGCTGAACCGGTTGGTCTTCCTCACCTGGTGCTTGTCGTTGTGCTTGTGCTTGACATGCTTCATCAGGTTGCCTGTCGACGTCGTCGCACAAAAGGTGTGGCCGCAGTGCTTGCACTCGGCCCCGTCGTCGGTCGCGTCGAAATGCTCCCACGCCTCGCTGGTCACCTTCCTCGCCTGCTTGGGCTTCTCACGCTTGGCCTTCTTGGTCTGTTGTTCGGCCGCCGCCTGTTCGTTGTCATCTTCCTCCCCGTTCATCCCCGATAGGCCCGTGGGGGTAAGCACATGAAACTTCACCTCGGCGCTCTGCTTTTCACTGCACCTCGACCAATCAGCATCTACTCAGTTATCCAATGGGCATCATCCATTTAAACCAATCGACGGAGTTGTCCGCACAAACTCTTAACCAATCGACGCTCATGTTGGTATAAGGAATGTTTATTTTGCTCGTGCACAATTCGTGCACATTACCCAACGTCACGGTTTGGAGTTCGAATCCCGCCCGAATCACATTGGCCCGCGGCCGAGCCGGCCCGTTTCAAAATGGGCCGGCCCTGGGCCGGCTGGCCGTTGACCAGCATTAATCGTGCGTCATTTCCGGGGGAAAATACAACAGAGAAAAGAGATGGAAACAAAATACACTGCACACCGGGCGGCCAGGCGACCAGCGGGGGTCATGTCGATAGGCCCGTAGCGTGCCGGCGCCGCGCCATCCACATGGCCCACACAAAAGCGTCGCGCTGCTGATCGGTGAAAGCACGCGTCGACGCCTCGGATGCCATATAATCGTAAAAGAGCGCAAAGGCCCGCGTCGTGGGGTCGCTCGGATAGTAGATATGGCCGTCGTACCGCACGCCGGCGTCGCCGCCGCGTACTCGATCGCACGTCCACTCACAATCGTCGAGCACGGCCCCCTCGGCGAGGCTGTCCGAGTCGGCGACGGGTGCGATGCGGAAACTTTTGATGCCCACGAGAGCGCCGTCGCTCCACTGTTCAATGGCCCAGTCGCCGCCGGGGTAGCCGCGCCGACAGCGGCCGTCGAAACGCCCGTCGGGACACGCCTTGCAGCGAAACTGCTCCCCGTGTGCCGCGTGGGCAAAGTAGTCGCCCACGAGACGTCCGTTGTTCCATGTCGCACAGACGAACCAGCCGTCCTGAGTGACCGCTACGGCACGGCCATGCAGGCGCCCGCGGCGCCATTGGCCAAAGATCTCACCGCGAGCGTCCACCGTACGCCCGTGGCCATCGAGGAGACCCATGCAAAAGGAACCCTCGATCAGCGAGCCGTCGATGCCGATTGCGGCGGCATATCCGTGCGGCACCAGCGCGAGTGATGTCGTCGGCTGTGCGCAATGGGCCTCGTTATCGCCCTCTTCCAAGGTACCATTCGATGCTTTGTCGTGTATGCCGCCTTCTTTGCATATTTTCCCTCGCGTCGGCAGCCGAGGCGACACGCTCGAGTGATGCGTTCCGCCTCCGTGGTCCTCGTCTCTGCCAACGCACCCGACAGCATCACGCAAAACAAAGACGCATTGATTGTCGTCGTTGTAGTCGCCACTGTGTCGATTGATGTCTCTATCGGCATCTCTGCGATCGTCGTCTGCAGTGACAGTATCTTTGGGAAAAGAGTTGTCGTGGTGGCCGTCGTCGGCGGCGACGGCGACGGCGAATTGCGCACTGGCGCCGATCGGGCAGACGACGCGCGCGCATGACAGGGTCGGACCCGACGTTGACCCATCCCTCTCCGACACCACCGGCAGGGGACAGACGCAAAAGGCTCCGCGTACGAGATCGCCATTCGGGAGAGCCCACTCGCCACGGACGACGGTGCCCGGCATCGCGGGCACCTTGGCAATGGGCTGCCGGCACGCCCACATGAATCGCCACGATGCCCCGATGCGGCGCAACGTGGCATGATCCGTGGGATCGCCCGATTCGCTGTCCACGCCGTAGACGGCGGCATATGCGCGGCGCCAACGAGCGGGGTCCATGGCACGCCGCGGTTCCATGACGTCGCCGCCCGCAAAGGCATCGCAACGGCCTTTTGCAGTGGCGTCGATGTCATCCTGTTTGTCGTCTCGATCGCATCGGGCCACGTCGTCCACTTGTCGTCGTGTCCTACCGGGTGAACGGCGCCAACATTGGCGCAGGCGTCCGTACCATGCTTGTATGCGCGGCACGTGCGTGTCGTGGTCATCCCCGTCGGCAGTAGGCATGTCCTTGACCAAAGGCGCCCGATCGCCGAGATCGGATCGACGTCGCATGCGCATCCCGTCCGCCCGTCGCGCCTCGGTGCTCTGGCGGCAAGCGGGTCTCGCTCTATTTTTTGCTCCTTCTTTTTTTTTCCTCCCTTTGGACAGAGCCACCGCGAACGAAACCTGTCGGGCCGCCAATGGGCCGCGACGTCGCTGTTCGTCCCCTTTCCCAATCACAACGACGTCTTCCTTTGGCGTTTCTCTTTTTTTCCCCCAATAATGCCAGTATAAGCGCTTCGTTTATTGTCCAATCGCGGATCATTTGGCCCGTGCGCGTCCGCGCCCTGTTGCCTTGCATGCGCGCGCGCAATCTGCCGCACACGGCGACCCACAGAGCGAGAAAAAAATCAGCTTGGCGGTGGCCTGCACAGGGGGAAAATGCCAATAAAATAGACAAAGAGGTCGGCGGACACGAAAATGCTCTGACTGTGCAAGCCCGACACCTTGCAAACAACCATTTTTTTTGAGGCAAAGAAACAAGATGAGGGGGACCTTTTGCCGAGACCGACGCGTTGCTCACTGGAACGGTTGTTATGAGGGATTTTTTATTTTTATTTTTTTTTGGGCATAGGCTTTCGCCTTTTGCGCTCGGCACATGCCTTTTCTTTTGACCTCAGGAGAGAGAGACGCACACAAAAAAGGCAGCCATTGGAAAAACAACAACGACAAGAGGAAGCACGCGGCTGCAAAAAAAGAGGACGCCATGGAGGGAAAACAAAAAAGAGGGACCGGCCGGACTCGGCCGGCCACACGCCGACGATCAGGCAAAGAGGTGGCGGTAGGCGGGCTCGACGACGTCGATGGGCACGCGCATGCCGTTGCCCAGGGCAAAGGTCTGCGCATAGTCGCTGACAGAGCGCGTGGCGATGCCGTCGATGGCCGTCACGGCGTCGGTGTCCGGGCAATGGTCGACGCTCCTGGACACGCGGTGAAACTTGAAAAAGGACATGGACTCGATGCCGGCGTGGTCATTGTCCAGGACGCTGAGGATGTTGAGCGAGTCGACGCCGTTGCGCGCAAAGTTGAAAAACTCGGTGCGTGTGATCTCGCCAAAGCGCGCGCCCTTGGCTGTCTTGTTGTAGTAGGTGTTGGTAAAGAACTTGTCGTTGAGCGTGGCGCCCTCGACGTATTCGACCACGTCGGTGGGCGGGTCAAAGTTGAGGCAAAACTGGCTGCCGTCGCCGAGGGGCGTGGTCGTGATCTCGATGACCTTGACCGGCACGCCGCCGACGTTGATAAAGTATTCGTCGATGGGACGGCGCTGCACACGCGAGTAGTACCTCACGTAGGTGCCGGTAAAGTTGGCCACCTTGACGAGGTCAAACTCGCCGGTGACGTCGACCTGCACATAGGCCGTGATGGCCGTCGTGCCCATGTACCCGTGCTGCGCCGGAAAGTGGTCGCGGAAATAGTTTTTCGGGTAGGCGGGCGAGACGGGACATTCGAGGTTGGGCACGAGGGCGTGCACGCTCGCGGCGGCGAGCATGAGCGCCAGCACGGCCAAAACGGGGACGGCAACGATCTGTTTCCTAGTCATGGCCATGGCCGACGTCATTGTCGTCGCAGGAGGTTGGGGGGTCGTATACGGTACGCGGGTGGCAAATAGAGGGTGCTTGGTCCACGGAGCAAGACAGAGATATGTGGGCGCTGGTGTATCGGTAGGTCGGTATTCGTGTCTGGCAGCGGGTGAGGTGGTGTCAAGGTTTGCTGAGAAAAGGTGCGTGATTGAGGTTGTGCCTTTTTCTGGGTGTTGCGGCGCCCTATTTATGCTCTTGCAACCACGCGGGCGGATTGGTTGACCCGTGCTTTGGGGGACAGAACAGCGCACGATTCGTTCCCCCGTTTTTTCTCTGATCCGTGGTTGCCGCGCATTTTTTGTTGCGGCCGCGCATGCGCGGGGCTTTTGCCGCGACCTTTTTTCTTCTTCTTATCTCGGCGAGGTCTCTGTCCTTGCGTAAAGAAGCCGTCGTCTAGAAAAAGTCACCGGCATGAAAAAACCAGGAACAAGAAAAAATCAGGAACAAGAAAGAGGCTACGGCTGCACGCCCAAGAGCCAAAGAACGCAGTGCGCCTTGTTGCATGAAATGGCCGTATCACATAAAATGAAAAGAGACGCCTATTCTTTGTTTTTTTTGGTCTGGCCTTTCCTCACAAGGCTCCACAAAAAAGGAGAGAAAATCAATCAGCAGGACGCTCATAATGAGACAAGATTAGGACGCGTCGCGGGTGTGGGTGCGGTAGACATCGAGCAGGTCATCGAGGACGACTGGACGCGCGTGCCCTCTAGAGAGTGCCTCGTCGATCAAACGCTCCAATGTATCGCACGGCGTCTCGGCCGCCATCATCTCCAAGATAGAACGCCGGTCGCCGCCGGGCTGACGACTCGCGACAGCCTTGTCGACGTACATGCGCGACGCGTTGTACGGACCGCAGCAGCGCGACGGTGCGTGCGGGTCGTAACCTGCATTGAGCAGCAGCCGGGCTATTTTGATGGATTCCGTGCTGACCTCTTGCTCGGTCGTGCCGTTGGCGGCATCGGGCACAGAGAGCGCTTCGGCAATTCTCTCGCATGCACACCGCACACCATAGGCGAGCGCGCGCAACGGCGGCACAATGCCAAGAGGCGATCGACACGGCCTCGGCGCGCCAAACGAGTCTAGTATCAATGAGAGAGCCGATGTCACGCATACGTGCCGATAGGATTCAACTGCGACATTGGGGCGCATCCATGTCGAAACATCAGGACCCACGGTGGCGACGTGCTGGCGTCGCCATGCGCAGCGCTCGATCACAAACGACACCAGGGCATCGACGTGCGGCATCGGTCGTGCCCCCAACGCGATCAGCGTGCGGGCGCAGTTTAGCGCGCCATAGGCAAATGCCATCACAAGCGGCGTGACGACAAGAGGCGGCACGGTCGCGGCGAAATCGTCTTTATAAAGCACAAACGACTCGAACGAGAATTCGTTTGTGTCATTTTCAAACATGTGCACCAGGTCGGTCGATTCTGCACCGGCACCAAGCATGTTCCATCCGCGAGTGTCAATGGGGTCGTCGGGTCCGATCGCGCCCGTGTCGAGCACGCGCAAGAGTGCCGGCACAGCGTCATCGACCAGTGCCCGCGTCAGTGTCTCGATGGTCGACCACTGATGCGCACACGAACCATCGGACCGCGTGGCTGCGGCAGCCATGCGACGGCGCTGCTGGTCGAGCGTGGCGCCGCCTACAGCGGACCACCGACGGCATACTGTGCGCGCGGTACCGATCGACGCCAAGGAAAGGTGCATTGGTGAGAGCACCAGAGTCAGCAGTTCGCTGGGCAGATCATCAACGGTGAGCGAGGCCAATATCGGCGCTGTGGAGCCACAAGGCTCCATGTCGTGGCCTGTCCTTTGTTTGCCTTGAAGAAAAAAGGATACGGGCAGTCGCCGCTGTTCTCGGTTGTGGTTTTTTGGAAAGGAAAAAAAACAAAGAGAACCTGCGCGCGTGGTCGTTGCGATTCGCCTACGCGTCGTGTGCGCCAATGTGGGCGCTCACAAAAAACCAAAAGGGCAAAAGATCGGCACACGCACAACAGGACAGGGCGCACGCACACAAGACCGCGCTCCGTGATTGGTCGATACAGGGTAAACGCAAACTGAAAAGCAAAAAAAAAAGAAAAAGAAAAGACGGACGTCTGCACGGGGTCCATGAGAAAGAATTTGGCCTGCGCTGGGCCAGCCAGCGCCTCTTTTCTTCCTGGGTCCCTTTGCCCCGCCCTAGGGGCAGAGAGTCCACGAGATACGCGGGCGTGTGTGTATGCGCGCGACCGGCGACTTTTCTTCTTTTGATTTTTTTGCAATCTTTTTTGTTTCTGCGTCTTTCTAATCAAAAAAATGCATCCCCCAAAGGAGGCTCTAGCCACCGGGCGCCTGACCCGCGATACGACAATGCGACATTGGACAAAGACGCACATGCACACACACGCGCGTGCGGAAAGAAGAGCAGAGGCATTGCAGAGGCATCGCGCAGGCATTGCGATCTAATGTGGAGCAGTGTCACGCTGCGCGTTGGCATGGGCACATCCTCTGGTCCGATGCTGCGCACAACAGCGTCGGTGCGGGATCGCCATGCAGGTGACGTTGACGAGGGCGCCCACGGTGGGGAAGCCCGAGACGCCCACTGTGGCGCTGGCAAAGTCAGTGTCGGGCATGCGCCGCGCGCGCACCGCCACATAGGCGGCGGCGTTGCGCCGGATGTCCACCAGGTACGAGGTCATGTGCACAATGTCCTCCAGGCCGCGACAGCCGGCCGCCAGGAGCGATTCGGTCAGGTTGTCAAAGACCTGTTCGGCCTGTGCGCGCATGCCGCCGGCCACGAGGCGGTCGCGCTCGTCGCGCCCTATGGTGCCGCTCACCCACACGGCACCGCCGCATCGTACGGCCTGTGCGTACCCGAGGCGCTCGATGTCGCCGGCGGCAAAGGCCGGCGTCGGGATCGCATAACAGCAGCCGCCGTCCGAGTTGCGCCTCTTGCGGCAGGCACCGGGCAAGGGGTTTCCTCGCGCCTCCGGTGCGCGGTCACGGGGGGCGACCGGCCGTCGGGATGACGGCGACGGCGGGGGAGACGTGTGCGAGTGGTCGTCGTTGCACGCGGCCTCGTTCGCGGCGGGTCTGGGCGCCCGTCGTGCGGCGCGGCGGCCGTGTGGTTCTTGCATTTTTTTACTTGGTCAACCGTGCCGTTCTCCTTGTCTGATGGTGGTTGCCTTTTCTTTGGCGTGCCGGGTGCGAGTGGGGAGCGGGCCGCCTCTGGGGCACAAGTGATACGAGCGCCCGCGCGGACCTCACGCGTGTGCTCAATGCTGTCGCCGGCCCCTCTGATGTCTATTTCTTTCTGACGGTGCGCGCCTTTGGCCTCTGTCCCTTGCCCATTCCTCCCCCTTCCCAAAGGATCCGTTGGGTTGATTCTTGTTGATCCTCGTTGGGTGCCGCCATCACGACCCTTCCCCTTGTTTTTTTGTGCGTCCTTTGTGTGCGCCCGCACATTGGTCCATCGTGATCATTAGGTGCAGTCTTTTTTTTCCCTCTCCCTTTGTGCCACCGGTGTCCTTGTGACTTGCGTGTTCTTTGTGATTCTGTGTGTGTCGTGCATGATTTTTTTCGGGTGCCAGTGGTGCGCGCGCGTGGGGCAAGGCGCAAGCAAGAGCCAAACAAAAGAGCATCAAAGGAAATCGGTCTGTGATGCGATCCGACACGAAATGCACTGACGCTGGGTGACGCATCGCGCTGCAGTCGTGGCCATGGCCCCGCCTACCGCCCTGTCCAAAGGCGGCCTCCCTTGGTGCGCCCTCTATTTTTTTTCCCGAAAAAAAAATTTTCCTCCTCTCTTTAGGGTCGAGACATACACGCCGAGACAACAGGGGCATAGGCGTTCCTTTTGTCGTGCGTGCACACGCGCGTGTTTGTGTTTTTTTGTTGGTCGGTGCGGCCGGGTGGTCTTGGCGAGCGCAGTCACGGCGCTGCTGTGCCGTTTTTCCTGCCAGAGAAATCGAAAAAAATGATAAAACGTATATTAGTCCGTGCGCAAAAAAACAAAAGGATCAGCGCTGAAAAGACAAGAAAAACAAGAGCGATTTGTTGGGCATGGTTTTTTTTCGCCCGCGCCCATGTCGGCGGTCGGATGAAGGCACCGCCACCAGTGCCGGCAGGGCCTAGAGCCGCACGGTGGGCGAGCGCGGGGAGGGACATGGTGCGCCGGCGCCCACCGATCGTGCCGCTCTTTTGGAGAAAGGGCGCCCCTCGCACGGCCATCCACACTCGTCCCCTATACGGATACCCCGCGCCCCCGCCCCATTTGTCTGTTTTTGCCTCGTCAGCAAGAAAAACAACTGTACGTGCCTCCTCTCTCTGCGCTGGTGCTGCGGCCCTCGCTCCATGCTTTTTTTGCTCCGTCGCCCTTTGGAAAGACGAGCAGGACAGGAGCGAGCGCGCGCACAAAACTGCCCACACACGCGCTCACTTGTGACTCTGTGTGTTTTGTGCGGCGCCCCTGGTGTTTCCCTTTTCTTTTCCCACGCCCGTCTCCTCTTGTCTTTCCTTGCCTCTTTTTTGTGCCTCCTTTTTTAGGGCACAAAAGAACAAACGATAAGAAAGAGGAGAAGCAAAAGAGAAAAGAAAAGGGAAGAGTGAAAAGAGGACCCTAATGAATTTCGCCCTGCCGTCGCCGCGCGCCATGGCGCCCGTCGCCTACCGGTCCGGCTGGCCCCAAGGGGTCACTGCCGAGCCCGGCTATGGCGAGGGACCCCACGTTGTCCCCTTTGATGATGATCGCCCAAGGCGTCGCGCCGCTCGCCGCCGCGAACGCTCCGACAGCGACGGTTTCCCATCTTCCGACAGCGGCAGCGAACCGGACGATGACAACGACGACGATGGGACAGGAGGACGGACAAACCAACGGCGGACCAGCCGCTGGGACCGCCGCCGTGGCAGGGACAGACGCGCGCCGTGCATGGCGCCGCTCGTGCCCGCCTACGCGCCCGTCACACGGCGCGGGCGCCGTATCGCTCCCGTGGGCACCACCGTGATCAGTACCATGATGTCGTCGTCGTCTCTCACCGACACCACGCAGAGTATGACGTTGGCCGGACCGCTCGGAACGGGCGCCATGGCACCGCCGGCGCAACAGGTTCCATGGGCATCAGGGTCGTCGCTCTCGTGGGGCACTGACATGACGCCTGCGCCAACGTCTGCCCCGGTGTCGTCGTGGGCCGCTTCTCCAAATGTCGCATTGTCCTTTATGCCGTCGTCGCCCCAATCGGCGCCGTGGACGCCCGGCGTCGTCGGTTCGACCATGGCCCCGTTGTCTTTCGGCATGCACGGAGCCCCGATGCAGCCCCAACTGTCGTCCTCGTGGCGCCCGACTGCCGCGTCGCCGATGATGCAGCCCCCCGCGTCGACGTGGCAACAGCAACTGCCGCAGCCTCAGCAACAACAACAGCCAATGTCGGCGCCGTTCCCGTCGTCGGCCGCGCTGGGCGGCACGTCGACGTTTGTCGTCGGTCAGGCGCGACCGTCGCTCACGCTGTTGCGTTCGTCGCCGAGCGTAGACGCCCAGTACCGGCGCCTGCTGGCCGTGGACTCGACGCGCCTCATCGACGAGGTCAAGCCGCCGGCCAACTTTGACGGACGCAAAAAGTGGAACGGCCTCTTGTCGCCCGTGCTCGACCAGGGCCAGTGCGGCGGCTGCTGGGCGTTTGCCAGCGCCGGCACGCTGGCCGACCGGTTCGCCATCCACACCAAGGGCGCCTTTGGCCTCGCGCTGTCGCCCGAGCATTTGATCCTGTGCGGCTTTAGCAAGCCGCTCGACGTGGGCAACGTGACCAACACCAACCGCGCGACGCTCGAGGCCGAGATCGCCACGCTGCAGACCGACCTCCAGCAGGCGCAGGAACTCAACGCCACCTTTGAGGGCCAGGTGGCCTGCTACGGCAACACGCTGCCGCTGGTGTGCGAGTACCTCTACCGCTACGGGACGCGCTCGCTGCGGTGCGACCCCTACACGCTGGGCAACATCGGACCGGGCCAGCCGCTGCCGGGCTGCCGCAGTCTGCTGCCCACGGTGCCGCCCTACGAGCGCTGCAAGACCGAGGACCGGATCGATCGCATCTACCGCGCCATCGGACGCTATTTCGTCTCGACGGACGGCGGCGCCGGCGGCCTCCTCACGGGCCAGGCCCTGCAGACGCAGATCGCCGCCATCAAGGCCGAGGTCTACAAGTTTGGCCCCATCATGGCCGGCTACGAGGTGTTTCGCGATTTCATGCAGCCGGGTCCCGACAACCCGTCGTGGGCCACAGGCATCTACCGCTACGACGGGGTGTCGCCCAAGGACGGCGGCCATGCCATCTCCATCGTGGGCTGGGGCACCGACGGCGACACGGGCGAGACCTTTTGGATCATCCGCAACTCGTGGGGCGTCGCCTGGGGCGAGGCCGGCTATTTTCGCATGTACGCCGGCCAGTGCGGCGTCGAGCACAACACGATGGCCGTGATTCCCGACCTGCCGGGCCTCAACGTGCCCGCCGAGTACGTGGAGCGCTTCATAGTCGACGAGGACTCGGTCACGGTGCGCAGCCTGGTCGACGTGCACGAGTCGGGCCTGCCGGCCAGCTACGTGCAGGGCCTCACGCCCGAACAGCGCACCGTGCAGGCGCAGCCCATTGTGCCGTCGTCGGCCCTGCCCGAGTACCTCACCTTTGTCGCCGGCCAGATGGACAATCCGCACGCGCTGCCGGGCGCCGAAAACCCGCTGCCCACGAGCGCCACGCGGTTTGTCACCCCGCCGCCGCTCGCCACGGCCCTGAACGGCGCCGGCGGCACCGAAGGAGGAGGAGCAAGCGCCGCCTCTGCTGTCCCGGTGGGCGCATCCGCGTTTGCCAATGGCGCGCCCTACCCTTATGGCGGCACCAGTGGATCGGCTTACGGGTCGAATTCCGGCAATGTCGTCAGCAACGACTTTGCCAACGTCAACGGCAACTTTGGCGCCGGCGCATACGGCAGTGGCGACTACGATGGCATGCAAAGTTGGCCCGGCGACGCGTATGGCCAGGGTGCGGCGAATTCGTCCTGGGGATCACCCGACGCTGGGGTCTATGGTGCGACCGCGCCGGCGTCGCCGACTGCCTACTTGTTTGCAGAGGCCCAACAGCAGCAACGCCAGCAGACGGTAACGACGGCCACCACGACGGTCGATTATCGCGTCGAGCCGGCGCACTCTCGTCGTGGTCATGGAGCAGCGACCCAACCCAAACACGCTAATGGCGCACTGCCCTGCTGTGGTCCGTGTGGCGGCGGCGGCGGTCCTCTTTCGCCTCGGGCACCTCCGGGTCCACCCCAACCAAGCCCGACCCCGTGCTGCGGTCCGTGCGGCGCCGGCGCCGGTCCGCTCCCCATGCTCAACGCCGTCGCCATGGGCGCCACCGTCAAAGCCGAGATCGCGGCCATTACCAACGCGCACCATGCCCACGACCGCCACGGCGGCGCCGCCCCCCAAGATGACAACAACGATAAGGACGGCCCGTGCCGTCCGGTCGACATGACAAACCAGACATGTGCACAGGACCGCAAAAAGGGACGTCGCCATATGGCCGACGCAGCGGCCTACATACTCGTGCCCGTCCCTGATGCGCACGCGGGACGGCGCGGGCGGCACGCGAGGAAAAAGCAAACACGCCGCATATCACGCAAGGGTCGGCGCCATTCAGAGAGCGACTCGTCATCCTCCTCATCGTCATCCTCCTCATCGTCATCGTCTTCAGAGTCAGACTCGTCTCGCAACGGGCGCCGACACGCGCAAGAGAGCACACGCGGTACCGACTGCGTGCCCTCGGCCTTTTCTATCGACCCGTCGTCGCCGTCGAGCATCCATTTGGATGACATGAGCGGGGATGTGTCCACGTCGACGGGTTCTTTGACGCGCGACACCGCCTCCACAGACAGCGACGCCAGCAACAGCAGCGACACGGACGACCACCGAGGCGACCGGCACGCGCGCGAGCGGCGCAAGTCCCGCCGTCGCCGTCGCAAGGCCTCCTCTCGCAAGCACTAGTCGTGGCCCCTTTTGGTACCCTTTTTCTTCCTCGTCTGCGCGTGGTCGGCGACGAAAAAAAAACAAAGACAAAAAAAGACGAAAAGGCATGTGAAATCGCGAACGCAAGAGATTCAGGCAAAAAGCCAAATGGGCGCGCATTTTTTTTCTTTTACGAGGCGACCCGCCCTGCGCCCTTTCTTTGTCCCGGCAACGATGGTTCGGTAGACCGCCGCGCGCATCCCCCCTTTTTTTATTCCGGCAGACAGAAATAATTTTTGCGGGAAAAAAAGGCAGAGCGCGCAAAGCAGCAATGTGTGGGTGTCGTGCGATGTCGCTGGCGCCACACACCGACACGTCCAAAAAAGAAATTAGGAAAAAAAGCGGCAACAGGAGAGGCCATTTGCGTGGCGATTTGTTTCCCTTGCGTGCGCCTTCAAAAGGGCAAGACATTCGACTTTTTCACGCGCGCGCTCTCTCCTTGTTTGCTCTGTTGTTTATTGGTTTTGTGGGTCAGGCTACGGGACCGCCCGATGGTGCGCCCAACCGAGACAATGCGACACAGTTGACGCGGTAGAGTGCGTCTTGGATGTCGCGTCGATATCGCTGCGCCCTCTGCGCGAAATCGTGATGTTCGATCGACGGCGCGTCGCAAACAGTGTGGTGATGGCGGCGCATGTTCCGGTCTGTGCACAGCGACGCCACGGCAGGCGAACGGTCGTTGCCATTGTCGTCGTCATCGCCCGATTGCGACGTCTCGTCGCCCGGACCGCCTTGGAGTTTAGTGGCATCGTCCCGTATACCGAGTGTCGACTCGGGGCTCGCGTCCGTCCGCGCGCTCACGCAGAGCCCCGCGGTACCTTGCTCCTCGTCTTCTGTCTCGTCGCCGTCGTCGACGACGTCACGCGCTGTGCCGCTCCTGTTGACTGTTCCGCATTCGATAACCTCATCGTCAGTGTCTTGATCGCGATCGTCCTCGTATGTGCCTTGGCATTCGCGAGACGCCTTGTCAACGTCGTCCATGTGTCTACAATGGCGCGATTGTCCGGCATCGTCGAAAAAGTCGCGGTCGTCGTCGGCGCGTAAGAGATCGCGGACCACCGACACGCTGGACGACGCCGACAAAGCGTCTCGCGACCTGTTTGGGGTATCCTCGCACGCTTGCCCAGACGGCATCTGTGTTTCGCTCGCCGTAGACAATGGACTAAAGAATTCCCCCAAAGCGCCGGGCAGCACCGATTCGGTCGAGCCCCGGCAAGTGACGGCACGGCAGTCGCCGCGCCGTGCGTGTGCGTCGTCTGACGATGTGGACCGGAGTCGTTTTGTTCTAGAGGCCTCGTCGTCGGGCCGTACGGCGCCATTCGGATGGAGCAAGTCCAGGCGTCTCTTGCAGTTGGCCTGCGTGGCGGCGATCGCAGCCCATGCAGCATCGTCTGCCTCGGCTGGCGGGTTGTTGAGATCGAGGTCGAACGGCACGATCGTATCCGGTATGTCAATGCAAATGGGTTCGTCGACGTGCCCTCCACCCATCGGCGTACGTCTCGTCTGGGCACAGGGTGCGGACAGTCCGACACGCGTGCTCGCGCCGCGCGCGCCCTGCACAGCAAACCCTGTGTGCAGTAGCGATTCCGCGGCGTATGCTGGATAAGGCGCAATCGTCGGCACGGGCAGGGCAGGCCGATCAAAGCGCGACAATACGCCGGAGACTGGGCGAGGCGTCGCGAGTGGCGTAACAGGCAGAGGCGGCGATAGAGATGCCGCCATGGTAGTCGAAGGAGCCGCCGACGACGTCGCGTCCGGCATGGTTTGCGGGTGGCGACGCCTTCTGGCCTCGAACATGGCGTCCCAGCCAACGAGTGAGCCGTGGGCCGCGCTGCCCAAGTAACATTGAACGGCATCGATTTCGGGTTCCTCGGCGAGGACGATGGCCAGGGCGCTCACGAGCGCGTCAACCGAGTCGAGCGGGATGACACGCTCGCGCGCGTTCGACTGCGTCCTGCGGAGGACAAAGCGCCAGCCAGCCTCTTCGAGCGCATGGGTGACCATGACAAGCACGTCGTGTCCACGCGCATTCTTGCCCGTCCTCGTGATTTGGCGCACGACGTCGGCCAACGACGCAAACATGCCGTCGATCGTCTTGCGCACGTTCTGCGCGGCCACGTCTTGGGCGTCGCCCCAGCGCGCTGCCACGTTGGCGGCCTCTTGACGCATCCAGTAGGCACGGCACCATTTGGCGCTGGGCGAGGGCGCCCGCGGCGGGAGCATGTACTGCCACACACGCTCAATGTCGTCCGGGTTGGGCTTGAGCCCGTACAGCCGCGCGCCGTCGTCCAAGTACCACGCGCCAAAGAGATCTATGGCGCTGCGGTCGTCCCTGGCATCGCCCGTCAACGGTCTGGGTCCTTTCTTGTTGCCGCCGCTGCCACTGTTGCTATCGCCGACGGCGGCGAGGCTGCCGATCTTGCTCTTGCTGTTGTTGTTGTCTCGGCCCGGCGACAGTGGCGACGCCTCAAGAGTCGTGGTATTCGCCACCGACCTCATTGCCGTCGTTGTTTGTGTGTGCGCGTGCCTACGTCACTCTCTTGTCTTCTTTTTCTACTGACCCCCTCCCCCCTCATTGATGCCCTGTTTTTCCAACACACAAAAAGGCGCTACGCCATTGGCGATCGTGCGTCAACTTTTTATTGGTCCTTTTTTTCGCTATGAAAGGTAGAGCGCCGCAACATCCCAGGAATGCAGGCCGGAGGAAAAAGGCGATTGGGCGTAGGGGGGGGGTCAAAGTTAGATTTTCGATTGGGCTTAGGGGGGGGGTCAACTATTGTTTTTCCATTGGGGAAGTAGGCTGAAAACATGCCGCCAGTGGATGACCATGAATTTCCATGTTTTTTCTTTTTTTCTTGGGCCAAAAGGAAAACGTCCAGCCCGCCAATGAGCACGATTGAGACCCTCTAATGAAAGGCACCAAGGGACACCAAACCACGAGGAAAAAAGGGACCCCGGCCCACTTGCCTCGGGAGTTCGTGCGCGCGCGGCCGCCCTGGGACGGCGGGACACATTATTTTCTTGGGGCGACGCGTCGACAAGGCCGGGCGCCCCATTGTGGCGGTAAGAATGGGGATTACGGGGTTTTTTTAAAAAAAAACATGGTCGCTCATCGCCCCCAATACAGCGCCCTGGTATTTTTTTTACAACGGTATGGCGGCCTGTCGTGGTTCGAACAGACACAGTATCAAGGCACAATTGACATGGCACTGACACGGTACAGCGATCGCGGTACGTGGACCTCCCCAACCGTCGGTTAGTCTTTCCTTTTGCGGTGCGCCTCTTTTGGGATGTCTGTGCCTGCCCCACCCCCCCGGCACGCCGACAACGGATGCGAATCTCAAACGGTCTTGAAATAAACACGAGTTTGTTGGTGCACTTTCTTTCTTTTTTTTGAGGACTTTTCTCGATCATGACGCGTCCCTCTGTGGAGCAGGGACGCGCCCCTCCCGACAACCGGTCAACACAAAGTAGAAGGGACGAAAATATTCAGTCGGTGGTGCGTGCGCAGGGCTGCTTCCTACCCGACGCAACGCGCACGAAAAGAATCTAGCGCACTCGCCTTCTTTTTTTTTAGAAAAAAACCAGATCCAAGAGAGCGGCACATTCTCTTTTGGAGGACGCTCTTTACGAGCGAGCGCCGTTGTCGGCCAGACGGCGAAAGGTGAGGTTGAACCGCGCACTGGCGACTTTGGCCCTCTTGGGTACATGGTGTTGGTAGAGGTCTTGACAAGCGCCGTGCATGTGCAAGAGATCGCCCGACGCCAGGACAAACGTGGTCTGTTGGGTGTGGTCGGCCTTGGCGCGCACCTTGAAATCCCTTGACGCGCCCAGCGACAGGCTGGCAATGTCGGTGCGGTCGATCGAGTGCTCGTCGTCCGAGTGCCACGAGATATAGTCTGAACCGTCGCGGTACTCGTTGACGAGCACGGCCGTATAGGTGCCGCGGGGTCTGCCGAGGGCGTCTTCGACGCGCGCGCACAGGGCCTCGACCGTAGGGGGAAAGTCGTCGGCGCCGGTGATAGCCTTGCCCGAATAGACGTAGGGCCGGTTGGCGAGACGCGGGTCGGCCCATCGCCGCCGCACATAGTAGGCCGTGAGGCGGGGCTCGTTCAACATCTTGCCATAGACACGCACTTGGCCCTGCGTCGTCTTGACCTCTTGGCGCAGTTTCGTGATCGCGTCACGAGACTCCTTGTCTGCAAACACGCCCGGCAAGTGGGCGATGCAGTCTGCGACGTTGAGCAAGGAACGGCGCGGTCTCTTTGTCTGCGCCGCCGCCGGCGCCGACAGGGAATCGAGCACGGTCGGCGGCGAAAGGCCGCGCGGGCGCTTGGCGCTCGGCCTCGCTCGGGATACGGTAGGGTCGCGCTCCATGCGCTGGTGTTTCGGCTCTGCAGTTGATCTCTTGCGTCTGCGGTTTTTCTCCTAGCGACCTTGTTGGGCCGAGGGAAAAAAATAGTCGGGCCGCTGGTGGCTCTCTGGGTCAGCGCGGAGAGGAAATAGACAAGAAAATAAATTAAAAAAAGACCAAACAAATCGTGCCGATGGTGCGAGAAAAAGGGAGGCCACAACGCCTTGGCCTCTTCTCTTTCGTTTTCCCTCTGCGCGGTGCGGCGCTGGGCGGGGCGCGTGGGTCCAAAAAAAAAAGGACGACACACACACACAAAAAATACGAACAAAAAATCTACGACGAATAGAAGGCCCCGGTTCGAGGCCGGCCCGAAAGGAGGCACCCCAATGGCGCCCAACGGCGGGGCACGCCGAAACGACCTGCCGTCGCCGGCCAATGCCCTACCGTAAACAAAAAAAGAACACAAGCGTCTTCAAAAAAAGACGATTGGTTGCATGCTTTGATAAATAGATCGGACCTCGCATCGTCAAACCGTATCGACAACAGCAACCAACACACTCTCGACAACAACAACAACAACAATAACCGCAACCGCAACCATCATCATGAAGATCACCAACGTTTTCCTTTGCCTCGGAGCCCTGCTCTTTTTCGTGGCCAACGCCAGCGCCTACGGTAGCGCGTCGATCACCTGCTCGGGTGTGCCGTTTACCCTCAAGTGGGACACGGCCGGCGCCACCGACAAGATCCAGGTCATCTCGCTGACCGCCACCGTGCCCTCGTATGTGCCCGGCTTGATCCAGTGCGATCTCTCGTCGCTCCCGTCTGCCTTCCAGAACAACCTCGGCACCCGCAACTTTGCCCACGGCACCTCGGTCAACACCTATGGCGCCGTCGGCACCGCCTTTTTCGCCAAGCCCGCCGGCGGAAACTACGCGGTGACCCTCTACTCGGACATCACCATCGGCCAGGGCTCGGGCTTCCAGTCGGGCACCAAGATCAACGATTCGTTCACCTGGATCTCGGCCTAAGCGGCGCCGTGCCGCCTGTCTGTTTTCTCTATCTCCTTTTTGCAGTTCATGCGTGTGGACGCGCAACTTTTTTCAATGCAAGGACCACAACAGGCAATAAAAAACATAAAAACACAAAATGTCTCTAAGGCACACCCTTTCTGTTTTTTATTTTCTCACTCATTTTCTCGTGCACCATCACATGCCGACGAGTCGACAAAAAGACATTGCCGCGTGTTTATTTTCTTTTGCCGGTTTCTCCCGCGGCCCGTGTGTGGTCTTTTTGCCCCGCACTCTTTTTTTGGCAGAGGCCACCCTTTTTTCCCTCTGTCACCTAATCATTTTTCTTTGGCAGGTGCGTTGAGTCTCCACCCACATAGAGGCCCAAAAAAGAAAGAGTAGCCAGGGTACACGCACGACAAAGCAATCTTCTCAGGAGCCCCAAAATCGAAACAGCACGACACAGACGCCGGCGCGCGTCCATAGCCTTTTTTTGTTTGCGTTGGGGCCTGTGCGGGTTGTCCCAATGTCCGAGGACCCTAAATGGGACGGCCGGCGGATTGGGCCAACAAGCCTTGGTTTTCGGCCGCCGCGCTGCGCGCGCTATTTTTTCCTTTTTTTTTCCTGTTTTCGGTTCCTTCTTTTTGTTAACAACGCACAAAAAGGGAACCGAAACAAGACGGCGTTTACTCTTGGGTGAGAAGGCCCTCTTTGTTTAGTGCACGGTGGGCGATTGGGTCGCACCGGACGCGGCAGCGCCCTCCGTGGTCGGATCGGTGCGCGGGCGTTTGATCGGTCGCGGGCTCTCAGGTTGCCGTCGGCATCGGCGGCAACCGCACGGGTCGCGTCCGCCGGTGGGGTCGTCGGCGCCGCCGCTGTCGTCCCAACGGAAATGGTAGACGTCGGCCAAAGCCTTTGTGAGACTGCGCTCGCGCACACATGCGCCCTTGACCGATTCGAGCGAGTTCAAAAAGGAAACCTTTTTCTTGTTGCGAGCGGCGGCAGTTGAAACGGCGTCAAAGACAGGCTGCATCGCGTCCAGCCCGTAATGAGACACCAGCCATTGGGCGAGACAGGGCGTGAGCGTCACGCCGTCCTCGACGGCCATGACATCGACGACCGTGCCCTTTTCTTTGACGGCAAATTCGAGCACCCGTATTTCGCCACGATCAAGCACGGCATGCGCCGCGCGCTGCCAGTCAAATGTCGCGCCGAGCACGCCGTCGATGATGCGCACGGTATCGAGCGAGGCCGACTTGATGGCCATCCACATGATTGTCACGTCGATGACGTCGGGTCGCTTGGCGGAAATCCATCGCATGGAGTCGGCGCCCTCTGTCGACCCGGCAGCGGCGATCGCGGCAGCGCGCAACACATCGCGCGGCGTACCAAACAGCGACTCGGCATAGTCTAGGATATGTGTGTGGCCGCACGCGCTCGCCCCCACGTAGAGCGGCATGGCGCGCACGACAAGGCCGGCGCGCGCGGCGATCATCACCGTAGAGAGGTTACCGTCGCAACAGGCGGCGCAAAGCGCGCGGTCGACGGTGCGCGAAGGCTGTCGATGGCAGACGTCGATTTCGGTCAGAATGGCGCGCAGAGTGTCGTCACAGCCGCATGCGATGGCGCGATCCAGATCGTCAGAGGTGGGCGCCGTGTAACCCGTGCATCCGTGTTCCTTGAGCCATAGCGCAGCATCGGGCAAAGGGGCCTCCCACGCGAGGCGGCCGATATCGGAAGTGCAGACGCACGGGGCGTCCCCCGATCCTTTGGCGAGGTGATCGTGGGCAAATGCCATTGACGTCGCGTGACCGCCCGCCGCGGCTGGCACGCAGAGACGCGCGCCGCTAACGGCACCGTATCGCACGCCGGCGATGGATCGGCTCATGATGTAGCGGGCCACGTCAACGTGGCCCTGCCTCAGTGCCGATTCGACGGCGACAACGAGGTGATGGCTCGTCATGACCTTGCCAGCGGCTGGATTTGCCTATGACGAATGGCCGAGGGACACAACCCCACGCCACAAAGAGAACCGGCAGAACAACACACGACAAGGGACAGGCACAGCATTGGCAACCAGACCGCGCAATGGGTTGGGGGGGGGTGCTCAATCTTTTTGACACAAACGGAAACGGGATTTGTTCCATCGGCAAGTCGTATATAAAAGAGGCGGGTGTGGGGTTGTACCTCGATGGCGGCGTGGACAAGGCGCAATACATCTAGGCGTCCGAGCGAGGCGGCCGTGACGAGGATAAAGGGGTCTCTTATGGGACCAAACGCCTGCAGGGCCTTGGCGATAAGAGGCAACGGAGCGCGCGATAGCAAGATGCTCGATACGCCCAGCAGGGATGTCCGGCGCAGCATAACAGTATCCATGTCGTCGGATACAGCAAAGAGGCGCGATGCCATACGCGCCGCCGCGATATGCCTGGGGCTGACCAACATGCCGACGATCTGGGCGCGCACTTCGGGCGGGAGATCACCGAGCCCGGTCGGTCGGTCGTCGACGAGACCCCCTGTACCTTGAGGGGTCGCTGCGTCGCCGCTCGTGGCCTCGTCGCGCCCGGCCGCGTCTTGCTTTTCCAACGCACTCATCATCGGCGTTCTGTGTTTTGTTTTATTGTCCTTGTTTGGCGAGCGCTCAGCCTTGGTCGCACCAAGCCGCGATTTTTGTTGGTTGCGTGTCTTTTTTTTTTGGTGCCGCCAATGGTCGGCGTTGCCTTTGGCCTCTTGCCCTTTTTTTTCCATTTGCCGTCGCCCAAGGCGCAACCAGCTATGCTCCAATAAGGACCAACACTTTCCAAAATGTCGGCTGGTCGGCGCGCCTTTTTTTTCCTTCTTTGTGGAAAAATACACACCACAAGGCAAAGAAAGAAAAAGAATGGCACGTGGGTGCCGACAGTGCCCTTTGGTCGGCAAGAGGGACCGCGCAACCAACGAGAAAAAAAGAGAGAAAAAGACGCCGAGTATGCGAAACTTTATGCGGCTGTTGTTGTGCCTCTGTCGCCCGCCGCCGTGTGCGTTCGTTCTTGGCTTCTTGCACGATAGTGTCGTTTTTATTGGTTGTCGTCTCTCTCTCTCTCTCTGTCGTTGGCGCAGCAAGTGACAACACGGCGTGCACAGGGTACAAACGCCGCTCAAGCCATAAAGGCATCGTGATCGTCGAGCACCCTATTGCGCACATGGGTGGGCCGCGTGGAAGCGACGGTCGCGCGCAGCTGCAAAGAAGCGCGCATCGGCCTCGGCCGTGCTGGCGTCCAGAAAGTAGGCGACGTCGGTGCGTGGGTGAGCGCTGTCGGGGGCGGCGGCTGCGGCGTCTGCCCCGACCCATTCGAGAACGGCCCAACGCAGCGGGGCCTCGTTGAGCAATAGGTGGTCCCACGCAAACACGCAGTGACGCTCCAGATCGCTGTGGGTGTCGGATGCGCCGGGCGCGGCGGTAACGCCAAGAGGGGCCGGCGCACCAGGGGGCCACGGCTCGGCCTCGTTCTTGAGGCGGGCAAAAAGACGCGCATCGGCCTCGGGCGTCTCCGGGTGGACAAAGTAAGCGACGTCGGCGCGCGGCGACAGAGACTGCGGCCCGCCGCACTTGCTGCGGATATCGGCGCAGCGCACGACGAGCCACTTGACGGCGGGCCTGCCCACGGCGTGATCCCATTCGAGTGCCACATAGGGCAGGGTATAGTCCTCGCCCAGTACACGGCGACGGCGATCCGGGTGGTCGATCCCTATGGGCGCTGCTGCTGCCGTTGTTGACTCCATCGTCCCCGCGTGTCTTGTCTTGCCAAAAAGAATCTGTGGGAAGGGAGGGCGCGCGTGCAAGAGACAGAGAGAAAAGACAGGGATGATCTGACCGTATCGGTTGCTCTGCGGCTTTTTTTCTATTTTTCACAGCACGTCCCTTTTTAGTCGTCTGTGGCCTCGCGCGCGCGATCTTGCTCCTGTTTTTGGATTTGTCTACCTTTGGCGCGCGTGTGGCAAAGGGACACGGCACAGAGGCGTTGTCCGAGGCACCGGCGGCACGGTCGACAAGAGAAGGAGGAAAAGTCCTTTTTTCTTCTTTCTTTTCTACCTTGCAATAGGAGGAAAAAAAGTGCGCGGCCCACTACGCACGCGACCTGTTTGCGGCAATCATTTTTCCGGGCCAAGATCGATTGTTGCTCGAAAGGGTCGTATGACCGACCGAGTAAAAAAAAAAAGGACAGGGCTTAGCACGCCGTGGTGACGGCGTTGACCAAAAGTCGACTTGCCCTTTTGGCTCGGTGGGCTGGCGGGCAACGCCATAAGAGGCGCTGCAGCCCTGTTGGAGGAGTCGAGCGCATCGCGCCTCTTTCGGCAATCGGTTATAGAAAAAAAAATAGAGAAGAAAAGGGAGAAAAATACCCCAGACGAAAAGCGCACCAGAAGGGGGGCGAGGCTCAATGCCGAAACAACAAAGGCCCCACAAGCACCGAGATAGGAAAAAAAGCCTGGTACCTTGCCCATAATTGTGGTCGGGTTTGGGCATATATGATTTTTTTATTCGTTGCGGACATCAGCCAACGGCGACGATAGGCCATCCGACGCCGTTGTTGGCCGCGGGTACGCTGCGGCGTGACGGCGCCGGTAAAGGCAGTGCGTTGCGCCGCGGTGAGAGCGGCTGCGGCATGGGCGCGCATTTGGAGCAGCAGCGGCGACGGCGCCGCGCACGCAGTGCACGGCACAGAGGTCCTTGGCGCAGCCCATACCCGCGCGGCCGCTGCAGCCCCGCACGTCGCACGGCCTATACCAGTCCACCACCGCGTGCATCGGATGTGCGCATCTGCCCCGTATCGCGCCCAACGTCCGTTGGCGCCTGCGGCAGTGCGCCGGACACATGCCGTGCGTACATTCGGTCAGACCACACGGTATATCGCATCCTTCCTCGGCGCATGCGCACTGGCCCACGCCGGCCATCGTCTCTGTGCCAGACTCTACGCGGGCTCGCTTGCAGGGTCTCGCAATGTCGATCGAGTCGCACGGGTGTGTGCCCTTGGCATTGTTTGTCCCAGCGGCCTTGTCCATGGTACACGCGTCGTCGCCGTCATCGCGCACGGTCGTCGCCACGTCGTCCACGAACCCGACACACTGTGTCGCGCCTCCAGGAACCGACGACGTCGTGCCGCATGAATCGACGGCGCCGCCCCACGTACGGTCGTCGCCGCATTCATATGCGAGGGTGTCGAGCGCCGGCGCGTCATCGGAAGGCGGCCAGTCGACGCCCATAAACTGCGCCAGGTCTTTGATCGTCCATCCATGCGCGCTCATCCCCGCGGCGGGCTCATCGGTCGCGCGCGAACCCGTAGACGGTTGCGTGCACCTGTCGACCGACAAGATGCGCACCGGCTCTGGTGCCGTCATGGTGGTCCGTTTGATCAATAAATCCATAGGAACAAGTCTATTTTTTATGCGGGTATGTCTTTTTGTGTGTGTGTCGGCTAGCGCGGGTGATGGCCGTGCAGCCCTTTTTTTCCAAAGGCCTCGTCTCGTCGCTTGAGCCCTTTGGTGCGCCCCGCTTTTTGTGTCGAGCGTGCTTTCGAAAACGCGTCTGATTGGTCGTGCACATGCCCCCATCCCGGACATAAAAAAGGAAAATCGCCAGAGGCACCGACGCCAAATCTGGCGCCAGGTTAGAGACACACGATGCAGGCCCTCAATCTGGCGCCAGTTTTGGTCGCGCCGCACGCACTCTGTTTCGGGGCAGAGAAAAAAGGGCGCCACCGCCAAGGAGGAGGCATTGCGCGATGCGATGTCGTGTTTTTTAGAGGCGCCGGTTGAAAAGGAACCGGGCGTCCCCATGGGTGAGGAGTTTTTCGCAGGAAGAGCGCCCTGCCGGGGCAACCGTCCGGCGCACGAGGCGTCTGACAGGGGCACAACGAAAAGAAAAAGAGAAGAGACGCAGCGCCATGCGCGCCCATAAAGCAGAGGGCCACCGAGCGTCGCTTGCCTCTTTCTTTGGCCCACCCCCTCAGTGCTGGCGCTGTCTCTTTCGATGAAATGAGTTCTTGGGTGGCGTTTATTGTTTTCAGGAAAAAAAGATCAACGGCGACCGGCCGGAAGCGCCTGTGCGGGGACAGGACGCGAATCGCCCCGACGCGCATGCGTTCATGCACCTTTTTTGCGCGCCTGCACGTTGGCGCCCCCCCTCCCCCGCAGCCGCCGCTTTCGCTTTGTGCCCGTTGGCCATAAAAAATGCGCTGCAACATGGCGCCGTATAGACAACACTAGGAAGAAAGGGCCACGACATGGGCATTGTCTGTGATCTCGGTTCTTTTTTCGTCCTTTTGTCATTAGGTGGCGGGTCGGGATGTCGTCCGTCGGCCGAGGGACTCGTCCGCTCAATGGGTCGGCGGGACATGCGCCGTGACCCGACGCACGCGCCATGTGCGCTTACCGCGACATGGTTACCGCCCCTGGCTCTTTCACCCGACCAGATAGATCGAGGATACCAGATAGTTCCGTAAATCATAGCAAATCTATACATTGTCGGTATACCGTTGTCTGGGACAGAATGAAAACATTGCCATTGGGTTTTCCAAAAGAGCGGCCATTCACGCCATTGGGCAAAGCATCACTGTGCACGGCGACCGCAAAGGCCCCAGCACAGTATAAAGCGCGCGCGTGCGCGGCATCACCTGGCCTTGTGTACTTCTATCTTTGCATCAACACCGACCGACCGCAAAAGGCAAAAAAAAGAAGGAAAGAGAACAGGGGACCTCGGTATTCCTGCCCGCGCCTCGTCTGTCCCTCTGCACACCCCAAGGACACAAAAACACTCGATCGCCTTGACAGCCTGACGGCGTTCCCCCGGTCGATCGTATTCGCATCATCGCCGGCCTTTTGCTGGACCGCGTCATCACCCACACACATACCGGACCGACCGCCGCGCGTTTTCACGCCGCCGGACCGTTCCGCCCTTCTCCTCTCTGCACTCGCTGGCCTGCCGTCGTCTCCTTGCGCCCATGACATCTGCCGCCCTTTCGTTGGCTCGCCGTTCCATGAGCGCACGCGGCTCGGCCTGTTGGGTGCGCGCCTCTCTTTCACCGTTTTACCGTCCATCTCCCTCTTCTTTGCGCGCTTGTTGTCGTTGTTTGTTGTCGTCGTTTTTTTATCTGTGGGGCGTTTTGTCCCATATGGTATTCACCGCCAACTGTCTTGGTCGACCACGTGCAGGCGTCTCCCCGCAATACCATTTCGAGCACGCGCCCACACCAACGTCGGACCGCGCCGCTGAGCATTATGATGGCGGCAGCGTTGTTTCTTGCGTTGGTTGCCTGCCAATTCCCGCAGACCGTGGCCGCGCCCGTGTGCCTGCCCATCGCCGACCCCGCGAGCGGTTCCATGCTACCGGCGACCCCCACCAAGGCGCTCATCTTTGGTGGCACGGGCATCGGCGGAGACGTGGTCGACGCGGTGGCTTCGGCCTATGTGTTTGACGTCGACGATGTGCGCCTTCGACGCTCGGTGTCGGGCACGGCGGAACTGGCCCTCCAAGACTATGCGTCGGGCCGCTCCGACGTCGCTCTCTTGGCGGCGCAGGTGCCGCGCGCGCTGCCGGGCCTCGTGCAATTGCCCGTGGCCGCCTATGGCATTGACATTGTCTACACCATGACGGGCGGCTCGTCGATGGCCATCTTTGACGGTCTCGCCCTGTTTGGCCAGGTCTGGTCGGGCGCCATTGCGCGTTGGGACGACCCGGCCCTCACGGCAAGCAGCGGCGCCACGCCCGACATGCTCCCTACGGGTCCCATCCGCCTGGTTGTCGAACGCTTTGCTGAGGGCTCGCTGGACGCCGAGGCGGCGTCTCTTGGCGCCGTTTTCGGACACGCGCTGGCCAACGCCAGCGCCGACTTTGCCGCCATCTATGACCAACACGGTCGCAATCTCGGTGCCACCGTGCTGGCCGCGGCGGGTGCCAACCGCACCCTCTTGGTCGATCCCGTGGCGTGGGCGGCGGCCGGACCGTCGGCCGTCGCGGGCGTGACCACCGACCCGGCGACGGGCGCGCTCTTGTTTGAATCCTCGACGGCGGCCCTGGCGGCCGCGGGCGACGGCGCCATGGCCTACGTACTGGCCGGCGTCCCGGCGACGGCGGCCTACCCGCGGCCGCTCCTCATCAGCCGCACGGGTCGAGTCTTTTTCGGCTTCTCGACCGACTCGGTCTATGCGGCGCTCGACGCCCACGACCCGATGGCCCTGCGCACCGTGCCCTATGACACGGGCCTGGTCGACCTGTCCAACCTGGACTCGCCCGACGCGTGGCCCATCGTCGGCATACTCACCGCCGTCCTGCGCACCGACGGCGCACCCTCGGGCTACGACTGCCAGTATGGCGAGGTCGCACTCAGCCTGCTGGCCTGGATGCAGATCAACGACGGCGCCCTCGCGGCCACGCTGGCCTCGGGCACGCTGGCGCCCCTCTCGGGCGGTTTCCGCCAGCGCGCCACCAACGCCATGGGCACCGTGGCGCTCTGTCCGCGCGGTACCAATAATACCAACGCGGGCAACGATCCGGCCGCCGCGGCGCACGTCGCAGCGACGGCGCTCGTGGGTGCCGGCACCACGTCGCTCGTGTGGTCGGCATGGATGCAAGCCTACACGTCGCGCACCACGCGGCTCAAGCTGGCCGAGGCCACCGAGGAGCAGGCCATCACGCGGCTGGCCAACTATGGCGTCGACTTTGCCGCCACGTCGTCGGGGGTCTCGGACCTCACGCCCGTGCTGGCGGCGGCCTGTGCCGACTGCGTGTCGCTGCCTGTGGCCGTGCGGCCCTATGCGCCTGTTTACAACGTGCCCGAGGTGGCGCGTGCCGCCGGTGCCCTCGTGCTCGACGCCCACCTGTTGGCCGGCATCTTTCTCGGTCGCATCGACATGTGGAACCACTCGGAACTGGCCGCCGCCAACCCGTCGCTGGCGCCCCTGCTGCCCGCGCGGCCCATCGTCGTCGTCCTGGCCAAGGGCGGCATGGTGTCGGGCGCCGGCGGTCCGCTCGGCGGCGTGGCCAATCGCTTTGCCGCCGAGTACATGGCCGTCGACGCCGACTTTCGCGCCCAGGTCCTCAATGGCAGCGCCACCACCGTGGGCCAGGCCTCGCTCATCTACCCGATCGAGTCGGCGGCGCCGACGCGCGTCATCAAGGCCGGCCTGGCCGTGGCCGCAGCGGTCAAGGCCCAGACGTATTCGATCGGCGTGGATGCCGTCGAGGCGGCGCTCGCGGCGCGCAACCTCCGCGTGGCCAATCTGCTCGATGCGCAGGGGACGCCCGTGACGCCCTCGGCCGACGCCCTCGCTGCGACCGCGTCCGATTTTGTCTGGGGCGACCTCTTGCCGCGCATCCCCGCGCGCCGCGGCGGTGCCTATGCGGCCCAGGAGCACGCGGTCCGCGCCAGGCAGGCCAATAACCCGACCGTCGACTCTGCCTTTGGTGGATTGCCCGTCATGATGGTGGGCGCGGCCACTGCCGGTGCCTGGCCCATTGCCGGATGGCACCATGCCTATATGCACGGCGCGACGACCCCCGAGTGCGCCAAGGCGTCGGGTCTCGTCGACGCGCTCTACTGGACTCAGACCTCGGATAGCGGCGCCGCCGTGGCCGCCGCACAGGGCCTGGCCGCGACCACGCGCGCTGTCGGTCCCAACGCCCTGCCGCGCATCCTCGTCGCCCTTGCCAATGTGACGTGCATGACCAACGACGGCGTCAGACAGAGCGCCCTCTCAGTGGCGCCGTGCATCTACGTGCCACCGGGCGCAACCGACGCAACGGTGACTGCGACATTGTGCGCAACCCATGGCGACTGTGTGATCGCTGCTGCCTCGTCATCATCGTCATCATCATCGTCGATCATGACATCGATTGCATCGGCGTCGACGGCAACGTGCGCGTGCCAGCCAGGGTGGAAGGGCACGTGGTGCGAGACGGTCGACGATTCGAGCGCCAACCCGGCGGGCTCAAACAATGGCAACGCGATCGACACGGCCCTCATCGCGGGGGTCGTCGTGGCCGCGGCAGTCGCCCTCTGTTGCGGCGCCGCGATCATTGCCGCGCTGGCGATCGGCATCGCGCTCGTGCGCCATCGGGGCGCACGCCGCCGCGCGCTCGACTCGGGCTGCGAGATTGATCTCGACGAGATCGTCATGGGACACAGCCTTGGTGCCGGCGCCACGTCCGAGGTGTTTGACGGCGTGTGGCACGGCACGAGGGTCGCCGTCAAGCGCTTCCGTTCACCCGTGCGCGGATGGGACCGCGCGGCCCTGGCCGCCTTTGGCGAGGAGGTCCGGGTCATGTGCGCGCTGCGCCACCCCAACGTGGTCATGTTTATGGGCGCGTCGACGCGACCGCCCGTGCTGGCCATCGTCATGGAGCACATGGCGCTCGGCTCGCTGCGCGACGTGCTCAACAACGAACTCTTGGTGCAGATCCCGTTCAAGCTAAAGGTGGCCATCGCCCACCAGACGGCCAAGGGCATGCACTTTCTCCACTCGTCGGGCATCAGCCACGGCGACCTCAAGTCGCTCAACATCCTGATCACGGAAAAGTGGCAGGCCAAGGTGAGCGACTTTGGCCTGTCGTCGACGCGCAGCGGCAGCGGCCACCAGCAGGCGACGTCGGCGGCGGCCAAGGGCCTCGTCGGGTCGGACAATCAGCAGCACCAGCGCCAGCACAACCTGGGCACGGTCCACTGGGCGGCGCCCGAGCGCATCCTGTGGGCATCGGGCGGCGACGAGGCCGACGTGCAGGCCGCCGACGTCTACTCGTTTGGCGTCGTGCTCTGGGAGTTGCTCACGCGCGACCGGCCCTACCTCGGCTGCAGTCCGGCCGCCGTGCAGGTGGCCGTCATGCGCGACGGCATGCGGCCCGACGCGCACGCAGCGCGCGCGGCCCTCGCCGCCGAGGGCGTCGACACGTTTGACGCGGCGCGCTACGACCCCGAGGACGACATCTCGGCGGCGATCGAGAGCGAGGCCATGCCGCGCGCCATCGTCGCCTCGTACGTGGGCCTCTACCGCACGTGCTGGGACACGGAGCCAGCGGCGCGGCCCACGTTCCTCGGCGTGCTCGCCGAACTGGGCGAACTGGCCGGGCGCGTGCACGACGCACGGCCCTATGGGGCGTCGGACTCGTCGTCGTCGTCCAACACGCAGCAACAGTCGCAGCGCGTGCGCACCCACGACCACGCCGGCGGCCGCAGCGACGCCAGCCGCACGGGCGAGACGATCACGGGCGCCAGCGGCAGCGAGGCCACGACGGCGACGGACGACAGCCTCGACCATAGCAACGGCGGCGGTGGAGTGCGTCTCGGCGTGCCCATGCCTTCGGGACGGCGCCGCGCCGGACGCGCGCCCGACGGCATGGTGGTGGTGGCGCTGGCCGACGTGGCCCATGCGGCCACCCTATGGGAGTCGGTGCCCGAGGCCATGAGCGCCGCCACGCTCATCTTCACCGAGACCATGAGGCGCCTTACGACCCGCTATGGCGGCCACGAGTCGGCGCAGGCCGGACGCGCGACCGCCAGCATGTTTTGCGCCGTCTTTGCCGATCCGTGCGCGGCCATCGCCTGGGCGGCCGCCGCCCAGCGCCTGCTGGCGTCGGACGAGACGGTGTGGCCGGCCGATCTCTTGGCGTGCCCCGAGGCCGCCGCAGAGTACCCGGTGACGGCATCGACGGCCGACATTGAGTCGGGACGCGCGCACCCCATCTACCGAGGCCTCAGAGTGCGCATGGCCCTGCACCACGGTCACGTACGACGCGTGTCTTGCGATCCCGGACGCCGCCCCGAGTACGAGGGCGTCGGCCTCAATGAGGCGCTGCGTCTGACGGCGCTCGTCCGCGGCGGCCACGTCCTGGTGACCGAGTCCATGTGCCGCCACCTCTTGGAACGTCCGCGCGTCGTCGTCGAGCGCTGCCTGGGATCGGCCGGTCGCCTGGAGCGCGCGGCCGGCGGCGTGGCCTTTGGGGACTCGCGCGCCCGTCGTCGCGCCAGGTTCGCCGCGGGGGCTGCCGACATCATGGCGGGCGCCGCATCTGCTGTCGACGACTCGTCCCCGCAAGAGGGCGACCGACGCGCGCGCATGTCCCGCCCCGTCTCGGCGCTCTCTTTGACGACGGCGGCGGGCGCCACGACGGCCAGCGCCGACGCCGCCGAGGACGAGACGGCGCGTCGCGGCGCACTCGCCTGGCACAACCTCGAATGGCTATTGCAGACGTGCGACAAGGCGCGCGCACGACTCGGTCGTTCGGCGCGCGACAATGGCAAGGACATTGCCGACGACAATGATGGCTGTGGCGATGATGATGATGATGATGATGATGATGAGCCCGACTCAATGGCAGACGACGACCACAGTGAAGACGAACCTGCGGTTGACGATGACGGCGACGAGAGCCACGGAGCGGTGCGCACGCTCTTGTGCCAGTTGCGCGTGGCGCACCTCGACGGCAGATGGGCAGATCACGCGCTGCTCGCCGCCGGGTCGCCGCATCAGGGCGACGACGGGTACGAGGACGGTGACAGCGATGACGATGGGGACGGCAACGGGTCGCGCGGCCACCGCGCCGGACCGTACGGCGGCGGACGCGCATGGGGCGACGGGCGACGCGCCGAGTTGGCCTATGTGGACTCGGCAAACCTGTGCCGGGCGGTGATCGACCCCAAGGGACTCAAGATGGGCCGCGTCATCGGCTCGGGCTCCTTTGCCACGGTCTACCGGGCGACGTGGAACGGCGTCGAGGTGGCCGTCAAGAGGCTGGCACGCGCGCGCCTCACCGAGCGCGACACCAACCAGTTCCGCGCCGAGGTGGTGCTCCACACCAGACTGGAGCATCCAAACGTGCTGCCGGTGTTTGGCGCCTGTTTTCAAGAGGGCAACCTGTGCCTGGTCACCGAGTATGTGCAGCGCGGCACGCTGCGCGACCTGCTGGCGTCGCCCGAGGGCGCGCGGCTTGGATGGGACGTGCGCCTGCGCATGCTCAGACACGTGGCGCGCGGCGTGGCCTATCTGCACGCGCGCTCGCCGCCCGTCGTGCATCGCGACCTCAAGCCGGCCAACCTGCTCGTGGGCGACGACCACCGCATCAAGGTGGCCGACTTTGGCCTGGCGCGCGTCAAGGAGGAGGGCGCCACGATGACGGCCTCGCGCGGCACGCGCGCCTACGCGGCGCCCGAGGTGCTCTTGGGCCGCCCCTACACGGAAAAGGTCGACGTCTACGCGATGGGCCTCATCATGTGGTCGGTGCTCACGCGGCGCGAGCCCTTTGCCGACCGTGGACCGCACGACGCCGAGGTCTATGCCGACATCATCGGCGGCACGCGGCCGCCCGTGCCGTCGGACACGCCCGCCGATTTCCTCGCCCTCATGAGCCGCTGCTGGAAAAACAACCCAGCCCGCCGGCCGACCATGCAGATGGCCGTCGAGGCCCTCACCGCCATGATCGGCGACGGCGACGATATTGAAATAGGCCTCGCCTAGACGCGGCGGCCACGATGGTCCCACGCACAGCCCGACCCAGAAGGCATACGCCCGCTGTATTCCTATTTCTTTTTTTTAAAAAAATTCCCTCAAGATTCTTTCCTCCTTTTTTTATCTGCACCTCTGCGTGCTCTTTTTTCGCCCTCACGCCAACCGGCGCGGAATTGCACCAAGAGGATACCAAAGAAAGAGGGTTGTGCGTGGTGGCCATCGTCGCCGTGTCTTTTTGCAAAATAAACATCGCCCACACGATTGGCGACATGGGAAAGCGTACAACGGGCCACTTTCTTTTTCGCACTCGGCCGGTTTCCATTTCTCATTAAAAATGAGCAGAGACATGACAAACACCGCGCACAATGCCTTTTGGCGGTGGCCGTCGTGTTTTTCCCGCTGCCTGCAAAGATGCCATCCGTCGAGTTTCTTTTCTGGACAAATCGTACTTCTGGCGCCCTTTGGGCATGCGACCAACGCAGCGCATATCCCCATGGCTTTTCCTACTACCCATCAAGGCGCCAGGCATGGGGCATGGGATTTTGGCGTTGGCTCTCGTGTGGCCGACAAATTGTGTCTGATAAAATAAAAGACTCACAATTTTTGTGACAAGACGGCGAGCAACAACAGAGGGCGAAACTCGGGAGACCGTCCCGGCGCTGGGGGACATAAACCGTAAAGAAAGAACCTTTGCATTTGAAGCGTGGCACCCATCCAAAGATTCATTGAAAAGGCGGCTGGTGCGGAAAAAAAAGATTTTTCGCCGCTTGACGAGGGCATGACGACAAAAACGCTTTATGGGTCGCCTCTTGTATGCGCAATAGACAAAGAAAAACGAATAAAAGTACAAAAGAGGCGCGCAAAAGGACGCTGCCGATGGGATGCGGTGGCATAGACCAAGAGGAGGGAGCAGAAAGAGAAAGCGCAATGGCGCGCGCGCGCGTCGGTCACGAGGAAGACGGGCGGGGCACGCGGCGTCGACGTGCGATCATCCTCGCTGCAGCCCACAGCGGCCAGAGCATGCCGGCGGCGTAGGTGGCAAGGGTCCACAAGGAGCGCGCCGACCAGATATGGTACTCGTCGCCCAAAGACTCGTCGTCTCGTGAACCCGGAGACGCGGGGTGCATGTCGTTCCATAGTCGGTCGCGACCATGCCACGTCGCCAAGGGATCGACGACGCCGCGCACGACCCAACAGAGCATGTGGAGAGCGGCCGCCATCAGCGCCGCGCCTGAATAGGCACACAGACACGCGCCCGCCAGAGCGCTAAAGCGCCCGTGAGGTCGCTTCTCCGTCGTTGGCGTAGGCGTGCGAGGCCATCGGATCCGCCGGCTGTGCATTGTCGCTCGGATTTTTCTTTCTTTTTTTTATTGCTCGCGTCGATCACGGCACTTTTTTCCGTGTATTTTTCGTGTTTACGGCGTGTCTTTCCAGACAGAAGAAAAAGAAGCGCGAGCGGGTTCGTCGGGCAGGCGCCGTTTATCGGTTTATCGTTGTGTTGTTGTTGTTGCCGCTGTTGTATGTGAGGTCTCCGATGGGGTAGGCTGGAGGAAAAAAAAGAGGAGACGATCACACAAGACCTGCACTCTCGGGCGGAAAGTTTAAAATAAAAAGAATAGAGGCCATCTTTGTTCTCGACTTTGGGGGGGGTCGCGCCGTGCGACTGGCCGGCTTGTTTTTGACTTGAACCAATCAGCATTTTTTGTCTCAATAGGAACAAAAAGCCGAGAAAAGCGGCTGGAAAACAGGGACGAGGGCGAGCGCGCGCACGAGGCACATATGCCGCTGCGCAGGTTTTTATCTTTCTGTTGCTATTTCTTGTCGCGGCGTGGTAGGTCCATTTCTTTCTTTTTAAAAATGGACCATGCTGTCGCTGTGGCCGGCGCTGCCGCCTTTGACGATTGATCAAGAAAAAGCAAGAGAAGGCCATGCCGGCACCGACGAAAAATGGACTCGTGGACGAGCGCGCGCCATAGCGCTGTCGCTCCCCGTCTCGTCGTGACAAAAAAAGAGTCTCTTTTACGAGCACAGTTTGGCGGCCGCCTCGCGCTTTTTGCTGGCTGGGTTTTGGGGAAAGAGTCAACCGAGCCCGCTTTGAAAGAGCAACGATCGCAAGCCGACGCCGCCCCCTTTTCCTTGCTGAATTAAAAAAAGCCGGCGAAATATGTCCACCACGGCAGGGCGACAAGACGCACGAGAAAGGAAAAAATTGATCCCGCTGGGCGAGGGTCCCAAGGGAGAGAAGGCCGTGCCTGTCCCATGCGCTTTTAGGCGCACCCGCGGCGCCCCCTTTTCTTTTCTGCCCATAAGCTTTAAGCTTGGGGAGGGTACCACTCGCCCCCGTAAACCTCAGGAAAAAGACCACTTACCTAAAACGCTAATTTGTGCTAATTTGTGTCCGCACATAATTTAGTATAAATTAATTGCAAAGGAATTTGAGAAGCGAATTGCGCTGTGTCCATAACAACCCGGATTTTGTGCGAATGGGATGCTTTGTCATCGGAGTTGAAAATCATTCGAAGTGAATCTAAGAAACTTCTCAGCCAAATTTCGATGACGACGAAGAGGTTGAAGATTTTGTGCCGACCAAATTTACGCTTTAGGAAAGTGGGTCTTTTCTGCAGGTTTACAGGGGCGAGTGGTACCCTCCCCAAGCTTAAAGCATAAGGACACAAGGGAAAAAAGGGGAATACGGTAGAAGAAAAGAGGCAAAAGATTGCGCGATCGTGCGGCCTCTTGCTGTGTGCCTTTCTTTTTTTTTAGCCTCTGGCGTGCCGGTCGCGCTGTTTCGGGCCAAAAGGCTGGCAACTCTTGTTTTTTTCTTGCGTCAAAAACACGGCGCCGCCTGTGTGGGTGGGCGCGCGCGCAAGGTCCCATCACAATGCGCCTCCACGAAAAAAAAAGTAGGACATTTATGTGCGGGCGCGCCATCGAGTTGCGATTTTTTTTCATATGTGTTTTCTCTCTCCATCATTGTCCTCCAATCGTTGGTCTGCAAACGGCGGGCAACACACGAGCCAACGGCATGTATCCTGCAAAAATAAAAAAACAATGTCCACGCGACTTGACGCGGATTGGCTGGAACCGTTTATAAAACGGCTCTATATTTCTGTGTGAAAAAATTATACTCATACACCGACTCGCACTCTCTGGCCTTTCGATACTGCCCGTCTGTTCGTACCGAGAACCTCTTGAACATGAACGCTCCCAACCCTGCCCCCGCATCGGGCGCCGCGCCTGCCGTGTGCGCCTCCTACTTGAAGTCCATCTATCCGAGCGTCGACGCCATGCAAGCCGTCGCGATCGCCGTTTCGGTTGACGCCGCCCTCTGAGACATCCCCAGGCGCTGGCAAGCCGAGAGCCTGGGCGACAGCTGTTCCCATTCGATTCCTCTGATCGTTAACAAGGTCAGCGTCGAGCATCTCATCAAATGCATAAAGGCGACTTACCGTGAGGGCATCGCGCGCGATGCCCGACCGCGCCGTATCGCGTTTACGCTCCACCACGCATCTGGTCTGACGTGGATGGATTATGCCTGCCTGCTCGACCAGACCAGCGCGCAACCCGCCGCCGATGCGCAAGTTGGCGACGCCCTCGCGGCGCGTGCCGATACGGCCGCCGCTGGCGTCGCGCCACACGGAACAAACAAACAAACGACATCGCATCCTGCGGGTGTTGAAAACTCATGCGCCGGCCAGGAGCCGGACGTGGCGCGCGATAAGCGTCTGATTCGCGCGGCTGTAGGCATTGTCGACTACCTCGCTAGCATCTCGATCGTCGCGTCGCTTGCTCGCCTGCCTGACGCGTTGGATATCAACAACCCGCAAGGTCACCTCGTGCCCATCTGCCCCGACGCATCGGACAGCGACGACGTGGAACGTACTGATGCGCGCCAGATCGTTTCTCAACTCTTGCTGTGCACGATGATGCAAGGACGCGATCACGACATTGTGATCTATGTAGACGTCAAGCGCGACCAACTCTGGTGCCATCTGGTGCCGGTTTCTTTGGCGCCAACATTTCGGCTGACAACGAAAAGGATGTGCCCACAAAGTCTGCAGAGACCGCGCAGGCGCCGCCATCGGAGGACCCGACGACGGCGGCCGCCTCGGTGCCGACCGTCGCCGCGCGCCAGGAGGCACAGACGCCCATCGAGATTGTGGCAATGTACCCGCACCTGTCGGCCGCGCAGGCCGCCAAGGCACTCTTGATCGAGAGCGCTCTCGGCGACGTGCCACACTACTGGACCGTAAAGGCCCCCGAGGGGAAGACGTTCTCGGCCACCGAATCCGAGGGCGCCAATGAAGCAGCGCTCGTTGAGTGTTTGCGCTTTATTGCGACCAACTACGGCAACAAGGCGACTCGCCTCGCGTTGATCATGGGGGATAACCCCAATAGGTTGACGATCGTCGTGCCGCGCCCGCCGTCGTCGCCCAAGAAGCAGACCATCGACGACCTGATCGACCTCTACCCGACCCTCACGGCGCGCGAGGCCATTCGCTTGGCCAAGGTCGTTGACGGCCTGGCCTCGGTGCCCACCGAATGGGTCGCCGAGGACTCGGGGCACACCTATAACAATAACGGTGTCTTTGTCGATATCGACAGGATGTTGACCCAAGTGCGCGCGTCCTACGCAGTAACCAGGGGCACCAAGCACCACGTTGTGCTCTCGCTGCGTCGTGTGCCCGACGGCTCAAACGACCTCTTTTATTATTTTGTCGTCTTTAACGCTGCCTAGGCAGTAACGCGACGTCGACGACCACATGACGGTCACGGGGTCCATGCCCTAGACACGGACACGGCTAGACTCTCGACTTTTTGGGTGTGCTTTTTTGTGGTTTTGATCAACTCTAATTTAAAAGGAACAATCATTCAACAAAATATGCCCGTGTTTTCCTTTTTTTCCCTCACGCCAGCCAAGATGTCGCCTTTTGCATTTTCCAGTTGCCTTGTCCCCGTGTGCCTGGTGGGCACGGCGCATGCGCTCGCGCTGTGTGTGTTTTTTCCCAAAAAATCCAAGAGCAAAGGACACGACAAAAGCCACAAGCGTACAACAACCAGATGAAAAAAACTCGCCAAAGGCCTGGTTCTTTCTTGGCATCCAATTGAATCAGGCAAATAGGGCGGATACAAAAGGTGCGTTGCCTTTTCCCCGCGCAAGCGCCATTTCCGTGAGCATGAGCGATCGCGTCTTTTTTTTTGCCTGGGGTCTGCCGCCACTGCAAATCCACAATCTGTGTGAACGCATCCCGGAGCGGCCGGTTGTTCTCTTGCGTTATCGCCCATCACGCACACGCACACACACGAAGCCATACGCTCGTGCGTGCAAACTTTTTCTTTTCCTCACATAAAACAACAAACAACGTCGATGGGCTCCCTTTTTGGCGCGCCGCACGTCGAGTCGTGCGGCAGCGCCCGCTCGTCGTCGGTTTGTGTTTCGATGGGCAGCGGCACGGACGCCGGCGGCGGTGCGCGCTTTGACCATCTGCCGTCGGAACTTGTGCACGCGATCCTCGGTGTCGTCGATTCGTTTGACCTCGTTGTGTGCGCGCGCGTATCTCGTTTGTGGCGCGCGGCGGTCTTGCATCTGCGCGACGCGCGCCGGATCGTCGACGACGAGAGCATTCCCTCCAAACGACGCCAACAGGATTTCCTCTGGCACGCGGCACATGCCGGATATCACAACCTGGTCGAGTGGGCGTGCGCCGAGGGATGTCCGTGGGATGTCCACGCGCCCACCGCCGCCCTACAAGGCGGACACACGGCCCTCTTTTACCATCTTGTTGATAGTGGACGGCCGTGGAATGTCAGGGACTGTCTCAAGGCAGCCGGCGCCCGCGGCGACGCCGACGCCCTTAGATGGATTATTGCGCGGTCCGACCCGATCGACGAGGCCTACGAGGTCATGGCCGGCGTCGCGGGCGCCGGTCACCTCGGCGCGCTCGCACTCATCGCAGACCATTGCCACAAGTTCTGCAACGAGTTGTGCTCGTGGTTTACCCTATCAGAGGTCGAAACCATCGCCGCCATCGGTCGTGTTCCGCCGTGCCCTTGCACCGACGACGTCGTCCGTCGAGCGGCCGGCGGCGGCCATACGCACATCCTCACGTGGTTGCACGACCGTGGCTACAGGGGACGCTCGTGTTCGATCGTCGCGGCCGCCCACGGAGGCCACACCGAGGTACTGGAATGGTTTGCCGCCGAGGGCCACGCGTTTGACAAGGCCATCTACACGACCGCCGCCGCAGATGGGGATCAACTCGGTGCGCTCAAATGGCTTCGCGCGGCCGGTTGCCCATGGGACGATCGTGTGTGCCTTTATAGCGCAGCACGCGGTCACCTCTGCGTCCTCGAATGGGCCATGGCGCATGGGTGCCCGTGGCACGCGGAAGCCACCGCGACGGCCGCCGCCCACGGCCATTTGGATGTCGCCGAATGGTGTCTCGCGCGTGGATGTGCGGTGACCAACGTGATCGTTTCGAGATGGCCCGACCTTTATGGCGATCAAGATGCAGACGGCGCAGACGATACACCGCGCGCAGAGGCCCTATGCGTGGCCGCGCGTCTGGGGCGTATCGACGTCCTCGTGTGGTTGCGCGATCACGGTTGCACCGGTTCAAACCCGTGGGCGTTTGCCGACGCTGCCGAAAGCGGTTGTGTGGCCGTGCTCGATTGGCTGCACGCACACTGCCAACCGTGGGACGCCGAGGCGTGCGCGTACGTCGCCGGGTGCGGCCACCTCGCCGCCCTAAAGCACATGCGCGCAGGTGGTTGCCCTTGGGATGAGCGCGTGTACGTCGAGGCGGCGACATGGAATCACCCAGACGTCCTCGTATGGGCACACGCCAACGGTTGTCCATGGAGCACCGATGCGATGCACCAAGTTGCCGAGTGCGCGCGTGTTGCGCCCAATCCCACCGTACTGCGCTGGATCGTCGAACGCGGCTGCCCGTGGTCCGCCGCAATGGCATCGAGCGTGGCTTGCCGTTACGACGATCCGGAATTCTTTGCATGGGTCGTCGACAAGGGCCTTGCATGGGATCCCCATGCGTGCGCCGCCGCAGCCTCACGCTATGGGCGCTTGCGGACAGCCGAGTGGATCGCCGCCCATATAGGCAACAACATGCGATCGTGACGGCAGCGACCGCATACATTGCAATCTGTCCCATACGACCATCTTTTTGGCCTAGCCCATCTTTTCTGCCTCCCTTTTCCAGTTTTTTTTTGATGGCATTCTCTGTGGTGATATTCTTTTTTCTGAGCCCTCAACGTGCGGGGGCGGCATGTGGAGATTTTGTCCATTGCCACAGAGCATTTTGTCCATTGAGTGTTCTTTTGGCGTCTTGCGTGGCGAGAGCAGACACACAACGCGCCAACGGTCCTCTGATAACTCTAGTCTTTCTCTTTTTTTTTGCGCCGATCGGGACCCCGCTCTGTCCCAGAGCCGAAAAAAGTCCCGTGGCTGCCTTGTGGTCTCTTTTTTTTCGTCCTCAACAACAGCAACAACAGCAGAAACAAGAAAAAAAATAAGGAAAAAGGACGCAAGGCGGCAGCGATGATAAGTGACAGCAGCGACGATGAAGGCGACGACTATGGTCGCATGTCCCATCTACCGAGCGCGTCTCTGGGTAGCGTGCGCCGAGTGCACTGCGACTGCGTCATCCAAGCAAGCGCAAAGGGGGCGTCCCCAGATAGCGCCGTCGAGGCCCACCGGGCGGTGTTGGCTCGCGCCGCCTACTTTGGCAGACTGTTTGAGCACGCCGACCCTGATCGCGTGCAGGAGAGGGACGACGAGGGCAAGCGCATCTTTCGTCTCGTCTACGCCGTGACTTTCCCCTTTTCGAGCGAGAGTCTCGCGTTCCTGGTCAAGTGCCTCTATATGCCGTCGTGCGTCGATCAGATTGAAACTTGTTCGGATCCCGTTGACGTCGTTCAGGCGTCGCTCTTTTTGGGCATGCCTGCGGCCTATACGGACGCGCTCATTGATTCTGCCTTTGCGCAATTGCTCGCCCAAGTGAAAAGCGATCCGTGCGCCGATGCCATCGGGCAACTCGGCGCCTTTGTGCTCCACGTGTTGGCCAGCGACGTCGAACCGCCCCTCAAAAGGGCCATCCTCGAACGCACCCTGGGCACACTCAACGAGGCTGATCGCGATACCATCTCGACCAATCACGCAGACCTGATGCCGGTTGCACATTATGAGCCCGTTAGCGCCGTGGGCGACGTTGTTGCTGGGGAGGACGGCGGCCGCTGGCGCCGCTGGCGCCGCTTGCGCATCGCTGTCGACAACATCGATCCTAAAGGAGGCGCATCGACTGTCGCGTGGCAGGGGCTCGTGTTCGGGGCCAGATTCCGGTTCACCAACTATGATCGCGAGCCGCTCCTGGGCGTGGTCGTATCGTGCGCGCCGCAGGGCGAGACGCTCGGGGCGTGGCCTTGGGGTGCCGAATCGCCCGATGGCGTCGTTGACGCAGAGGCGCGCCTGGTCCGGCTCCGGGTGATGGCCTACCACCCTACCTGTGGATCGAGCACGAAATTGCCTCTTCATGCGCTCACGTCCATGTACAAGAGCCGATCCGGACGAGATGACCCGCGCGCCGCGCACGAAGCGTCGCTCCCGAAAGGCACTCACCTGGCGCCTTTTGCGGTTGCCCGGTCGTCTCACACAAAGACCGCAGCACAACGAAAAACCCTAGAGGCGTTTATGACAAAGTACGAGCATGGCGGCCCGACCGCGCGCAGCCTCGTGGCGTGCGAGGTCATCATTGATGTCCAAGAGATTGATTTCTAATGTATGCACACGGGATGGCGCTCGCCGTTAAGAGGGGAAAAAATAACTATTCGGGCAATGCGCAAAAAAAGAGGACGCCTTTGCTTCTTTTCTCAAACCTTTTTTTTGGTTTGGCGGCTCTTTTTCTTCTTGTTTGGCGCATCTCGTTGGGAGGCTGGTCGGTCGAGTCGCTCAACGAGAAAAGGCGTCTCGCGTTTTTTTTGCTGTTCTGGCTGTTGTGATATAATATTGCGCATTGCCAGCACACACAAACAAACAAACAAAAAGAGAGCGGAAATAAAGCCCGGCGGCGTGCCTCTTTTAAAAAAAAGGTTTTTCGCATCGGGCCGAGCCACGACAAGTTTTCAGACAGAGAGACACACAGACAAAAAAAGAGCCGCAGCATGCGTGCCGGAGCACATCTTTCTCTTTTTTTTTAATAAAAAATACAACACGCATTTGGGTACGAGGTCGCGCTCGCTCCCTTTCAGAGGCGCTGCGGCGAGAGCACGGACCATCATACACCAAAGGATCGCCCTCTCCCATTTGTCGAGCGAGTGACATGCGGACAAGCCTTTTTTTGACATGTCACCGATCCACGCGCTCCATGGCCACCAATGAATACCCGACCTTCAAGTAGCAATCATAATGCAAGACCATCCACGGGAAAAACGGCAGCCTTTTTTTATTCCCATACGATCAGCGCGGCACAGAAACCTCACACAAGGCCCCGGCCACAATACAAAAAAAAAGCAAGAGGACGCGGCGCGGTTCAACGCGGCCTTGGCATCGGACCCCTTTGGCGAGAGGCCAAGAAAAATTGGAAAAAAACACAAAAGACAAGGGATGGAGCGCCCGCCGTCGCAAGAACCTTTGGTCGGTGGAGCAACGGGTCCGGTCGAGGTGCGCATCGTCGCAGCCGTCGACAGCGACAATGTTATCGCATTCGAGGGCGACGATGATCTGCCGTGGGAGTTTGACGCCAGCGGCCAGTTGGAACGCATCGCGCGCAAGGTGGCCGGCCACACGGTTGTCGTCGGTGGTCCGGCGGCGCCTCGCCTGCGCGCGCTGTTTTCAAAGTCCCACGTTATTGTCATGGACGCACGTGCAACGTTTCATCGCGAGGTGCCTGTCATCGAAACAGTCGACGACGCCCTCGCCCAGTGCCCTCCCGGCCGGCGACTGTATGTGACGGGCAACAACGCCACTCTACAAATCTTTATGCCCTATGCCACACGCGTCGATCTCTATGCGCTCGATGTGCCACTGGCCCGACAGGACGGCAGCGGCGCCGCGCGCAACGAACCCGAGCGCTTCCCCCCGATGCCCACGCCGCCGCTCTTGGTCGTGGGGGAACCAAATCCCACTCAACTGCGTCTCGGTCTGCCCTTCCGTCGCGTCTCGCATGAACTCGACCCTATCGTATGCACGTTCCTGGGTGACTTTAGGCGCATTCCGCACGAACCTGTTCCACTCGCGTGCACGCCTTTAGAAGGTAGCGCGGTCGCCCCGCCAGATAGCGGATCATTTGACGGCGGCAAGATCGTCCGCGCTGCACAGCGCGATGTGCTGTTGGACACGGCGATCAACGAGTCCTGTGCCCTCGCGGCACGCGTGGCCAAAGAGGAAGAGGCAGCCATGGTCGAGATGGCCATCATGCAGAGTTTTTACGAAACGGGCCAAAGTATGCAGACCCTCGCCAAGGATGCCGACTGGGACGAGTTTTGGTGCGATGGCGAAGAGGAGGAGGAGGACGATTTCGACCACAGTGACGCCGAGTCGGACGACCCAGACGCCGCAAGAGAAGCCAACGCCTATTAGGACGAGTGTGCTGTCGTGTTGCACGCATGCACATGGCCCCTTTCACATAAAAGTCGGCTCAGCGCGCCGCGACTCTTTTTTTTTCGCCCACTGCCACCGCCGCCATAGTAAACAAAGCGCATCTTTTGTTTGATTGGGGTCTCTCCCTTTTTAATGCAACAATGAAAAAGGGTCCTTGACGCCCGTGCCACATTCGTGCATGTCGATTTTCCTCCCTCAACGACTGACGAGCACAAAGGGTCTATCCCCTTTTTTCGGTGTTTGCGATGGCGGGGCAAAAAATGTCTGCGTGCGGCAGAGAGGCCGCTCGCGCTGTGTCGCCCCAGAGAACACGAGAAAAGCGGCCGAGTCTGCGCGATCGCCCGATAGCCAGCGAGCAACCTCAAAGCGAAATCTTTTGGGTGCTTTGGTTTATTCCTTTTCCCCGCTCCTCTGCGCGGGCGGGTTTTTTTCAGAACGCATGCTGCCCTTTTTTTATGCGTAGGTTTGCCCTTTTTTCGCGGGTTCCCGTGGGCCGAGAGTCCCCAAAGGAACTCGCTCAAAAAAGGAAAAAAAAGAAGAGGGGCAAAAGACGGCCATCGCCTGGCGCCACAACTGCGGCGGTTTGCCTTTTTTATGCCGTCCGGCCCTTGTTCGGTCTCTTTGCGTGGATGCGAACGCGCCGCAACGGGTCCTCTCTTCTTGTGTCTGCCGCAGCTAATGCTGTGCCAATGGCTCGGGACTTAACGGCTGGCCGAGGGTTTTGGGCCGGCCGGCCCGGCCGCGGCCAATTTGCCGCCGCCCGGATTTGAACTCGCGTCCAAGTGCAGGACATTTTTCAAACTATTTGTTCAGTGAAGTTTTTCGAGAAAATAGTTTGCATTTTTAAGAGTTCAAAATACTACGTCCACTTGGGGAAAAGTGACAGGGACACGCGTAGCCACCTAGTTGTACATCGTCTCGGGCTTAACGTCGATCTCGTCAACTTGGACGGCGTCGTCCTCGATCTCGGCCTCTACATCTTGCGCTTCGACTGCCTTGCGCTGCGCAGTGAGTGCCGCCACGAACTCGATCTTCGTGATCTCGGCCGTCTGGCGGAATTCCGCTTCGTCGACGGTGGCATGACCCAGCCTCCACATGTCATGCAGGACGGCGACGAGCCCGTTCTTGAGTTGAAGGCGCTTCGTTCTCGCTGCTGCGCGTTGTTGCGCCCTTGCCGCGGGGGTCTTGCCAACGGGAGCCCGTATGGCCTTGAGGAGAGTAGACAGCGTCACGCCACGAATGGCGCGTGCGATGCGCTGGAGACGGTGCGGTGTCGTGTCTGCCTGTAGGCAGCGAGCCAGGGCGGCCAGGACCGCTCCGGCCTCGGCTAAGGCTAAGTTTGTCTGGCTAGCGCTTGTACGCGACCAAAAGGCCTTCTCCGCGTCGATAAGATCCTGGAGTTCGATAATCTTTTCGAGAAGCGCGGCTTCGTCCGGTGTCAACTGGGGCTGCACGATGGTGGGAAAGTATCCGCGCCTAGCAAGGCTGGGGTTGTGGTAGTTGGGTGCGCTCGCCATGTCTTTGCTATTGAGGATGACTCCCCCCAGGCAGCGCCTCTGCCTCATCACGACTCGAGGTTACAGAAATGGCCCTGGTGTGACGGTAGCAAGGTAACCAAGTGATCTGTCCTATTTTAGCGCCGTTGTTGCGTATCGGCTTCCCAAAGGCGTGCGTTGTCTTCAACGCGTCCTGTTTATATTCAAGGATTTAGGTGAAACGTACACACAGCACACCAAGAGCGAATCACATAGAACTGCAACCGGTTTTACCTGAAGAATTCCAGTTGGTCCTGTTTTATGTAGACACGTTGCGACCTGTGCTCGTTTTGTGACTCCTGTGCGGGTTCGATCCCCCACTGGCATTGACCAAAGATTACAGTTAATTGCTGATGAGTTGAATGAAGTAGCCTGTAGTTGAATATATCCAATGGGCATTATCCATTTAAACCAATCGACGACGGTGTCCTCAGAAGCTATAGACCAATAGACGCTCATGTTGGTATAAGGAAAGTCTATTTGCTCGTGCACAATGAAAGGGTTGGGAGTTCGAATCCCGCCAGAATCACATCGGGCTGCGGCCAAGCCGGCCCATTTCGAAACGGGCCGCCCTGGGCCGGCTGGCCGTTGACCAGCATTAGCCACAACAGAGAAAACAGAGAACCTTCCAGAAAAAAAGCAGCGCCATTCTGTTTTGGCCTGATGTGATTGGGAGGCCCTCTCTTATAAAAAAAGCCCAGGGCACCAACAGGACTGAGACGAATCCCGCGCGCGACGCTGATAGGCTGGCCATCCGACAGGAGAAAAAAAAAAGAAAAAAAGGTTGGCCACATGGGGGAGGGGCGGTGTGCTACAATCCTTGCGGCCCGAACAAAAGACGCGCCGCATCACAACGGGCCGCCTGCTTGCTGTGTGCTTCCTCGGTGTACTTTTCTTCCCTGCCAAAGGAGAGGACCACCACAACAGTTTTTCTTGTGTTTTTCTTCTTTGCCATGATCGAGTGTTTTGCCGATGAGATTCTCTTGGCCGTTGCCGCGTGTTTGGACGCGCGCAGCCTGTGCGCCCTCCAGGCGACATGCGTGCGGTTCGACCGCATTGCGCGAGATCCGCACGTGTGGCGCCTCCTCTTTGCGCGCGACTTTGCCGTCTTGTTTCGCGCGCCTCTCCTGTGGTCGCCCCACGCGCCGCTGGTCGATGACGACTGGCCGCCCGAAGCGCGTACACTGTACGGGCACGTCCAACGCTGTGTGTCGGTGCCACCGCCGAGCCCCGCCGGCGCCGGGCTGCCACCGCCGCTTGCCAGGGCCTTTGCCGTGGGCAAGGACTGGTCGTGGGTCTACCGTGCGTGCGCACTGGCATTTGCACACAAGAGCGGCCGCTGCGTGTGGATCGGCGCGGTACATGCGAGCCACGGGTATGGCGCGGCGATCAAGTTGTGCAAAAAGAGGTGGCGCGTCATGCAATGGACCGAACACGCGCCCGGATGGAGCGTGCGCCACGCGGCCCAGTCGTTCAAGTGCCAGGTCGGTGATTTCTGCTACACGCGCGTGGTGCGCGGCGCGCCCCTCTGGCATGTGTCTGGAGCCGAGTGCGGAGCGAGCCTTCCCGGACTCGAGGGTGCGCGGTCGCTCAGCGTGCAGGCCAGCGACCGAGAACGGGGTCGGCGCACCATCACGGCTCTCTGGGAGCCGCCGCGCCCCGCCACGGTGCAGGTCTGCTATGCCAACGGAGACGTTCAGGTGGCGCTCGGCCTGAGAAACGCTGTGGGGGCCGAGTTTGTGTGCTCGCCCCACTGCCCCGACGCGCGCTTTGCAGGCAGAACGTTTACCGGGCCGTGGACGGTGCTCTGCGACCCCAATATCTTGTTTCACGTGGGGGTGCTCGTGCCGGCGCCTTTGCATCCAGACGCCTCGGCCTTTTGGTACTATGTGCTGTCGGGCCTCGTCGGGTGGACCGACGCGGAGCGGAGCCTCGCCCTCAAGTACACTAGGCTACCGTGTCCGCCCAGGGAGATTGCCCTCGCTGTCGCCGGTGCTCTCTCGGCGCCCGGCGGGCCGTTGCACCCTGCCTTTTCCGTCTAGTCGGGCATAAAGCGCGCTCCGTGGCCGCCGCCATGCGTTTTCCCTCGCCGGGTTGCTTTCTCTTTTTTTTTCGGGCGGTTTTCTATCTCTTGCGTCTTTGCTGGCATTTGTCGAACCACGACGTGTGGTCCTCTTTTTTCCTCTGGAGGAAAAGGGCGCCACACCAGAGACGGCGACCAAATTGGACGGCCTCTTTCATGAAAAAAAAAAGATATGGAAAGATAGAGGTCCGAGGGCGACAACAGGGGGAGGAAAAGGACCTGAAGGCTGTGCTCACCGAGAGGTCACACCGTACCTCTTGTTGCACGCCAAAAAACCACGCGCGTGTCAACGTTTTCGCGACACAAATCATTTGGGTGTTGTCTCTTTATTTTCCTCTCCTCTGAATCAGTGGGGGACCTGAGGTGCGTGACTCGTCAGGTCGTCGTCGGGCCGCGTTGTCGTGTCGGCGATCGCGGTCGCTGGCCGGTCTTGTGTTGGCGTCATCTCTGTAGACGACTCAATGTCCTCGCCAGGCCTACGGTCTGGCGCCAGGACAACCCATGCCGCACCCAAGGTCCACGCGTAAGCGGCCAGCATGGCACCGCCACCGGCCAGAGTCGTCCAGTTAAAGTAGGCCCCGACATCGGAAGCGGCAGGCACCAACAAGAGCACACCCAGGGCGCCCGTATAGCCCGGCAATTGGCAGACGACGTTGAGGAGCATGGCGTCGACGGGCGTGCCCGACGCTGCCACCAACCGCTCGATGATGACGCCGCCGCCGGCAAAGGGCACCACGGCGAGAAAGTAGCCCAGACCGCTGACGACCAAAAAGGGCAACGCATCCAGTGCGTCGACGAGCCCCAGCACGCCGGCGACCACCATGAGCGCGCCGGCGACGAGCCCCAGCACGTTGACCAACATGAATGCGCGTCGGTTGCCGCGCAGAAAGACAAAAGGCGCATAGAGGGCGCAGGCGCCGAGGCACGCCGGCACGTCGGCGACGATCCAATGCCACCAGGGGGCATCGGCGCCCAAGAGGTCGGTGGCGAAAATGTCGCGGACGCCGCGCACGGCCTGGAGCACGGTGTTGTTGACGGCCAGCCCCAAGAGAGGCGCCCAATGCTTGCCGAGCCACTTGAGATCGGTGGTCAGCGTGCCGCCGGTGCGTCTCACGCGCGCCGCCGCGTCGGCCTCGGTGGCGCGCGGGCTCATGGCCAATGCAGCGGCGGCCACCACCAGGGGCGGCAGCGCGAGCGCGCTCACCGTGGCCGGCATCCATCGGTAGGCTTGGTCGCCCACGTCGTCCAGCAAATGGTCCTTGACGGCGGGCGCGATGGCGCGCGACAGCGACGACGATACGAGCATGCACGCCGTGGCTGCCGGCATGAGCGCGTCCGACGCGCGGCGCCCCTGCGCATAGCCGATGTAGACGCAAAAGGTCCACGAAAAGAAAAAGGACCCCAGGAACCGGCTCACCACGCGCACGGTCACGTCGTCGACGGCAAACAAGAGGTTGGGCGCGGCCGAAAACAAGAGCGCAAAGATGACGAGGCCCGCCGGACGGAACCATCCGCGATTGATGGTGCGGCGCACGGGACCGACGAGCGTCGTGGCGAACCCCAAAGGCATGGCGGCGGCCCGCGCGATGGACATGAGGGCCTTGACCGAATAGGGTCCGCCGCCGGGCCGATCGGCGATCTCGACGGTGAGCGCAAAGACGACAAAGTTGGGAATGAGCGCCGCGAGCCAATACAGCCCGGCAGCCGGCGCCATCCACGCCGCCGTCGCCCACGTTCGATCGCCCACCCACCGTCGCGCCGACCCCCATCGCGTGCGCGCCCTAGACTTGCCTCTCGCAGGCCCAACGACGTCGGGCGGCGACGTCGTCTTGTTGTCGCTGCCTTCCTGCTCACCCATTTTTTTTACCGTGCGCTCTTTTTTTTTCTCCTAGGTCGGCGTCTCTCTTCTTTTTTCCAGTGGGGGCTATTTTTACCTTTTCCTTGCTAGGTCGGTCTTCTTTTGCCGCCGCCGCTGCTCTTGGTGTGCCTCTGCGCTCCTGTGCGCGCATGTAGGGGAGGTCGCACAAAAATGTCGCGGGGTGGACGGTCGCCGTTTGGCCCTCCCATTTTTTCTTTTCGGTTTTTGGTCTCTGGGTCCAGGATTTTTCGGCAGACGCGCAAAAAGGACCGGGCCGTCCTCAGGGCGCAAGCCTCGCCCGGTGGCTCTGGAAATGAGACTTTTTTCTTTCCTTCCGAAAAAACGGATTGGCCTTTTTCTTGTAATGACACGGCGTCTTGCGACAATAAGTTGTCCACGCAGGACTGCAAGAAAAGACGGCCATCCTTTTGGTGCACAAAACAAAAAAAGGAGACGCGAGGCCGCCATCTCTGGACAACTTGCTATTCGCGCGCCATTTCTTTTTTCGAAAAAAAGGGGTTGTTTTGTCCGTTCTCTTCTTATTCTTTTTTTTTTGTCGCTTTGTCGCGCCGCGGCCGACCACCTCTCGCAGACCTTTCTCCCCCACGGGACGCAGAAAAGACACGGCACCCAAAAAGGGGAAACGCACACCGCGCAGGAAAACAGACGACGGGAGCATATTTTTTAAAGGGAAAAAAAGAAGGAGAACCAATAGCGCAATTGCTTCGGGCGCCTGTGACACCAACCGCGATGACAAAAGCAACAACAGCAGAAGCGATGACGCTGCCATTTCACATGCGCAGACACACGGGCAGATGTGCGCGGTCCACGCAACGGTTCTTTATGATGGCTGCCTTACTGGTTGCGATCATCATGGTCAGCACGGGAGCCGCCACCGACGCATCGCCTCATAGTGGCTGCGGCGTGCGCACCTATGCCGATTCGTGCATAGACGCCTGTTGCGTATGGTGCCCCGCGTCGATCGACAACGCCACCACGACCATCACGACCACTGCGGCCGTGTCTGATCTATCGGGTGAGACGCGCCAGGTGACGACAGCGCCGCGCGGCTCGTGCCACGATCGCGATCAGGCCCCGTGCGGCGCAGCCGGCGTATCGCGTCCGGCCATCGAGTGTTATGTCGAACTGGGCGTCGCGCTGGCCATACTCGCCGGCGTGTTGGGGTCGGGCGCGGGCCTGTGCTATGCGCGCCGCTGGTGGGTGCGTCGGCGTGCCGCCCGTCTAAACGCCGTCGCCGCACAATCAAGGCTTAAATCGCGTTCTGGCGAACGCGCCCTCACCATGGTCGACATCCCCTATGCCGAATTGGAGGGCGGCCGTCTGGCCTATTACGCATCGCCCTATGCGCTGGCCGGCGACGTCGAGCGCGTGCCGGCGCAGGACCAAGACGCCGACAGGACGGATCGCGCGCGCACGGGCGTGTGCCAGACGCAATAGACACGCACGCGCACCCGCTCGGCATCATGTCGGAATGTGTTGCAGCACTGGACCCTAGTGGCACCTGCACCACACAAACCGCCTGGTACGTCTCGCGCTACGTTGCTCTCTGCCCAAAGTCAATCGGTCGACACAGAAAAAAAAGCCCCTTGTGTAGAGGGGAAAAAAGACAGCGAATAAAAAACCGGACAAAAAAGGAGGGAGGGCGCGACCAGGAGGCGGCCAGGGCTGGGGCGTCGTGCGCGCGTGTGTTTCTGTGGACGGACGGCAGCCAACGGTGCACGCGAGGCCAGAGTTCGTGGCGGCGCGACGCTCAAATCGCGACAATGGAGGACAAAAGGACACGCACCAGACCCACTTTTTCGCCTCGCCATGTCGCGCAAGCACGACCGACGCCCGGTTGACTCTTCCTCCTCTCCCTCCTTTGCGTCGCCGTCGTCCTCCTCCTCCTCCTCATCCTCATGCGGTGGACCCAAGGTGGTCGTGGTCAGTGCGCGCGAGGCGCCCCGCCCACAGCCTCGGGCCGTGAATCGCTGCCCGCAGCCCCAGCCCCGTCCCGTGTGCCGCTGCCCGCTGCAGCAGAACGCGCGCAACGCCCGGCGCAATGCCGGAGATGATGACAATGACGACGCCGATGAGGACAACAACGGCGACAATGCCAATGCCAACAACAATGGCGGTGGCAACAACAATGGCAATCCCAACAGCAGTCCATTTGGCAACGGCAACGGGCGGACAACTTTTAGCGTAATCCCCATTCCAGGTCCGCCGGGCGCTCCAGGCGCGCCGGGCATCGGCACCGTGGGTCCGGCGGGTCCGCCTGGTCCGCCCGGTGCGCCGGGCGCGCCCGGTCTTCCGGGACCCGTGGGTCCCGCTGGGTTGCCCGGCGCGCCGGGCGCGGTGGGCCCCGCCGGCCCGCCCGGCCCGGCCTTGGCGGCCATCGGCTTTAGCGGCATCATCGCCGCGGCCGGCGCCATCGATGTGCCGGCGGGAGGCACCACCACGGTTGGACCCTTTTCGACGGTCCTTCGGACCGGACTGTACGACAGTGGCTCTTTTGACGGCACAACCTTTACGGCGCCCACGGCGTCGACCTACCGATTCAGCGCCGGCATCCTCATCCCCGACACGATCATCACCGTCCTCGGTCAGACCCTGACGCTCAACTTGGTCCTCACGCCCGCCGGCGGCGGTCCGGCCGTCATCGTGCGCAGCAACTCGATCCCGATCGCCATCGGCCCGCTCGTCGGCGTTGGATTCGCGGGCAACACACTCTTTGTCAACGGCACGCTCGACCTCGTGCCCGGCGATGCCGTCTCGCTCACGCTCACCAACACCACGTTGCTGGCCATCACCGTCACGCTGGGATCCACGGGCGACCTGTCGGCCAACTGGTTTGACGGCAACGCCACGGGCCAGCCGGCCGTCCTCCCCTAGGCGATGCCGCGCCTGTTGCAGTGCCTGTTGTTCTCTCTTGTTGACAAACAAATGCGGCGGTCTCGCATGCGTGCGCGCTCTCTCTCTATGGCCTGTGGCCATTGTCTCTTTTTCTTTTCCCTTTGCGACCAGGCGGACACAAATGGCATATTGCCCAGCCCCGTGTATTTTGTTGTTGTTGTTGTTGACCGCAACCGAGGCGGCCTGTGGAAACAGAAAAACACACACCAAAAAGGACACCGCTATGTAGGTGTCTCTTTGCCCATTCGCGCCACGACCAACACGACCTTCATTCCCTGGCACGGAGAAAGAAACAAACAAAGGAAAAAAGCAGAGACGCGATATGCCCGACGCACCAAAGGCAGCTTGTTCCTTAGGTTTGCACGAAAAGAACAAGAGAGGCCGCATCATGGCCGATCGGCTGGCGCGCACTCTGAGACACTTTTGCTCTCGGCTCTCTTTTTTTTGAGTCGGGAGGGGTGCGGTTGCGAGTTGCCCCTCCTTTTCCTGGCATCCTTTCGTTGCGCCCATCTCCCACGGCCGCGACCACCAGGCCCTCGGACCATAATATCTTTATCTTTTGCAAGATCTTTGCCCAAGAAAAAAGGTGGGGGGGGGTTGGTGTCCTTTTTATTTCTTTTTTTTCCCATTTTGAAAAAAGGAAAAGGCACCGCCGCCGATTTCGTTGCCGAGGGTGGCGTCGCGGTCTCTGGGGCGCATGGCGCTCTCGTGTGACGGGTCATCGAGCACGAGAGACGTCGTTCAAGCGCGTCGGCTAGCGCCCAAGAGGCAACCACGACCGACCACGGCCTTGACGTCGACGTGCACCAGGCCGCCCTTGACCGGGAACGCCGTGATGCCCACGATGGACGACGTGTACTCGTCATTGTGCGCGGCGCCCATGATCCTGTCGCGCTCGGCGATAAACGCCGGGAACGTGTCGGCAATGTCGACCAGCGAGGCGTTGATCGAGACGACGTCGATGAGACCGCGGCACCCGGCCTCGATGAGCGCGGCGCGCACGTTGCGCAGGGTCTGGCGCGTCTGCTGGCGCGCGTCGCCGGGCACCAGGCGGGTGTCCTCGCCATAGGCCCAGATGCCGGCCAGCGTCACCTCTTTGCCGTAGCGCACGGCGATCGCATTGTGCGCCCTGCCGCCGATCGCCGAGTCGAGGTGGGCCGGCTTGGGGTAGGCCTTGACGCAACCGCGCACCCATTTGGCCTCGGGCGCCGCGTGGTCACCGACGGCTTGTGGGGCGTCGCGCTTTTCCTTTTCCGCATGCGCGCCATTGGCCTTGTATTTGTCCTCGTCTTCGTCCTCGTCCTTTTCGGGTACCCATCGCCTCTTTTTCTCCTTGGCGGCGAGCGCGTGGTGTCTGTCCTCGATGGGGTCGGTGATGAAGAGCAGGCACCCGCGGCCCACGACTGCGCTGACGTCGAGATGCACCAGGCCGCCGGCGATCGGGAAGCCGGTGATGCCCACGATCGACGACGTGTACTCGACATTGTCGCCCATTATGGCGCGGCGCTCGGCAATGAACGGATCGGCCGTCGCGGCAATGTCCACCAGCGACACCACCATCGACGTGATGTCTTCGAGACCGCGACAGCCGGCGGCCACGAGCGCGTCGTGCACGTTGCGAAACACCTGCTTGGTCTGGGCGCGGGTGCGCGCCTCAGTGGACAGGCTCTCGTCATCGTCGGCCACCAAGAGGCCGTGGCGCCCATAGGCCCACATGCCCGACAGGGTCACCTCCTTGCCGTAGCGCACCGATTGCGCATAACAGAGGGGCTCGTCGAGCGCCACCGCCACGCGCTTGGGCATGGGCTTGGACTCGACACAGCCGTTGGGCACATGGCGCTGCGCCTCGGGGACATGCGACTTGGCGCTGTCGCTGTTGCTTTTCTTGCTCTTTTCACGCTGCATGCCGGACGGTCTGTCTGTCTGTTTTTCGTACTCGTTCTTTTCTCTCTTTCTCCCTTTCGTCGTTGGTCGCGTAGGGCGTGCGCTCACAGCGGTGCAACGGGAAAAAGGATGCGCGTCGTTGCCGCGTCGATGGTGGGCGGCGGCAGGAAGAAGCGGGAGAAAAGGCCAAACGGATGGGGGAAAGGCGTCGGATAGTGCTTGGAGGTGTGCGCGCCTTTGCCCCTAAACGCAGCCACATCGCGAGCGTCGAATGACGTCTGCGGCCCAACAGACACGACAACCCTTTCGTGGTGCCGCCCGACGACCTGGGCGACGGTGGCGACCTTGCCGGCTTGTGCCCCCTGGGCCTTCCGTCGTGGCGCGCTTGCGCACACGGACGCGCGCATGTGCGTGAGGCGCAGCATTTTATTTGCATCCTCTTTCTTTTTCTTGGACACGCTTTTGGTGCCTTTTTTTCCCTCTTCTTTACGTTGGCGTGCGCTCTTTTAGGGCGGCGCCGACTACCCGATCGACAACAACCCGATTTTTATGGGTCGACAGGTCGTGTTTGCACGATCGCGTGCCATCCCGGCAGCGACAGGCGCACAACCAAGAGGCCACGGCAAGCAAGTGATCGCCAACGTTGCTTTGCCCGTCCTTCTAAGGGGCATGCCCCGTCATCGCGTCTTGGAGCATCGACTGTTTTTGTGTTTGCCAAAAAGGGAACAAAAGAAAAATAGACACGCGCGCACGCCAAAAGGCGCACGCATTGGCAAGAGATCGACCACAGACTCTTCTTTTTCTTTAGCAAAAAAACATAATGGCAAGATATAGCCGACACAGGGTGCGCCTATGTGTGGCCACTGCGCGTCACAAGGAGCGTGGCAAAGGCTTCGGGACACAGATCGAGCGCGTGGCGCACGGGCGCCAAGATGTCGGCGAGCATGTGCGCGAGCCGGCTCTGCCTGGGACCCTTTTCGGGTGCCGCGCACGCCAGCCTGTCGGCGACGTTCTCCCACAGGTTTTGGGCATAGGCACGGCGGTTGACTGCGCGTCGCACGGCAGCGTAGACCATGTCGTAAAGCGGCGTGAAAGATGGCTTTTGCGTGTTGCCATCGCTATCGCTGTCGCGCACCGCATCGACAAGCGCGATGGCGAGCAGATCGGCGCGCTCGCCATCGTCGTGTGTGTTCCATTCACCTCCCCCCATTCTTTTGGCCTTTGCTTTTCCGGTGTTGTCGCCCTTTTTTTCCTGTATGTGGAGATGAACGCGCGCGGGTGCGTGCAATGCGTCCTTCTTTTTTTTACCAGCGTCGCCTTTTGCTTCTTGCCCTCTCGCACGCTCTCTTTTTTTTCCTCCTCCTTCGGCCTCCCTCTGTTGGCTCCCTTTGCCGCCACCGGGCACGCTGGCTCCGCAGACATACACAAACACACACGAGCGCTGCGGAAAAGGCTCAGGGCGGGAAAAAGCGGAACCAAAAAAAGTCAGGAAAATGCAAAGCAGCGCGTGCGTTCCTTCCTGGCAGTGTGCGAGTTTCCTTCTGTGGTTTGTCAATTTTTTTGCCTCTCGCACCTCTTGGTTGCGCTGCCGGCGGCCCGCGCCCGTAGCGCCCACCCAACGAACCCGGATCCGCCAGGGTTCGGGTCTGCGTGCGCTCCAAGGCACAAGAGAATTTGAGGAAAAAGATAGACAGACCACGGCACCTGCACGGGAATTTGTCAAGGGCAAAATGCCAAAAAAACACAAAAGAGGTCATGGGCCAATGAGACGCTGCAAAGCCAGCGAGGGAGACTCAACGCACTCGGCACAGGAGAAGCAGCACCCGGCACCAGCCGCGAATACGGCGGCAGACGCCGGAACAGAAAAGGGCACAAAAAAAGGCGGCGCGCGTGCGCCCGGGGCTGGGTGTGGGACGCAACGCGCGCAACGGCCACGAGACGCGGAACACGGAAAGGATTGCGATTTTTTTTCTATGCGCTCTGGGTCTTTTTTCGACGCGTGCGCGCGGAAACACAAGAAGAGACAGAGGCGGCCCAACGCCCTCTTTTCCTGACCGTTTTTTTACAATTTTTTTCCTACAACGCGCCAAACAACTCATCGCGACGCACCAACGCGAACACAAAGACCCCGACAAACACGGGACAAGAGCGGCCCCTTTTGTACAGACGCACAAGAAACCAAAGGAGCGGCAGCGCGGCGGCTCGCTCATTGAGTACCGAGAAGAAGAGAAAGACGCCGCCAAGCGATTCGGGAACGGGCCATGAACGGAAAGGGGTGGTACAGCACAAAAACGCGTGTAAACACACGCGCGAGCAACGCAAGCGCGGCGGTCGTTCATCGACCGGGTTGTTTCGTCGATTCGCAGCCCGACGATGGCGACGACGGTGGCAGCGGCGGCACTGGTGTCAAGAGTTTGGGGACGGTCCTGGAACCCAGCGAGGAACCACCCTTTGTGCTGGTGCCCCTACGCAAGCGCCCCTTTCCTCGGTCTCCCACAGAGCCTGCCTCGCCGCGCAAGCGCACGCATGCCGCTCAAGGCGTTCACAGCGTCGGCTCCACCGGGGCACGTTCACAAAGCCTCTCGTCTTCTGGCAGCGCCACCATAACAAAGTGCGACGCGGATGAATGCGACCGGACCGGCCGTGTCGCGAGCGACGGCGACGACGACAAGGGCAGACACAGCACCGGCGACGACAGTTTAGATCAAGGTCTCGGCGGCGCCCAGGAAAGAGGACGCATTCTAGAGGCCTCTCCTCGCGACGACACACTCGACGATTCCATGGACAATGACGACGATCATTCCGAAGCCGACGGCAGCCAACACGACCACGACAATAGCCCTGACGGGGATGACGGTGTCGATGGTGTTGACGAGGATGGTGATGGTGACGACAGAGACGAGTGCCACGCGATGGATTTCGACAAACACGGCGGCAGCGGCGATGACGGCGATGGTCGCAGCCGACACATCGACAATAGGCGCACCATGCAGTGGGACGACGACACCAGCACCGACAGCAGTGATGGCGATATGCCCAGTGATGCTCAGTGGAAGCGCTCGCCGGCAAACGCGACGGCGACATGCTTGCGCGCAGAAGAACGACGCCTTCAAATGCTCTGCAAGGTGCACGAAGCCGTGCTGCGGCAGACTCGGGCAGCGCTCGACGGCGTGCGCTTTGCCATTCGGCGTCTCGAACGCATGGGTGACCAGGGCGCATAAAGCCGTGCGCACACCACAATACATGGACCATTCTTCTTTTTTTTTTATTTCGTTTTCAGCACCCTAGAGGTTGCTTGCACAGCAAAAGAACAGGCGAAAACCGAAAAAAGATCAGGGCGTCTGCTCGGCGTGTGCGGGGGGGATCGTCTTTTCCCGCGCGGCCGCACCACTGGCGCCCTTTTCCTCCCCCCTTTGGTCGTTTTCCCCTAGTGTCAATTGTTTTTTGGAGCCTCCTTTTTGCGCGTGTTTGCCCGTCAGAGGCGAGCATTCCTTTTGTTTCCCCGCCACGGCACGTTGGCCAAGGAGAAAAGGGGGCCAAGCTTGCTGTCAGTAACGACGGCCGCCGATCTAGGCAAACACAGAACGCCACCACGACGCATCGGCGCCATCGCTGTCGAATGATGCGCTTTGGTATTCAATTTCCCTGTCGTCATCCCTTTCTAGTTGCCCGAGGTCCTCCATGTCGACGAGGTCGAGATCGGCGACGACATGCAGTCGCGGCCGATGGATGCGCAACCGATGATCGTCGACGGGTGCGGCCACGAGACCGCGTGCCGAGGCCATGTCGTCGATGATACGCAACATGAGGGCCTCCTCATAGGACGTCATCGAGAGCGGCTGAAGGCGCAAGAGGTTGCGCCACGTCGCGGCCGTCTGCTCATAGACCTCGTAGGTATCTAGCAGTGCGCCGGCCGGGTCGGACTCGGCCGCGTCCAGGGCGGCGGCGATGGTGGGACCCCAGATGTCGATGGCGCGCGGGCCAATCTCAAAGACGAGCGGCGAGCGGTTCGCGGCGTGGACCGCGAGCACGCCGCACTCGTCAAAAAGACGCGCAGCGACGGCTTCAAACAGTTCATAGTCGTCCTCGCTCTCGGCGCGCACCTGGATGCGGTCGGCGGGCGTCCCACGGGCGAACGCGTCGCAAATGGTCGATACCCATGCCTGGACGCGCGCCTCAAAGGCCTGATGCCCGCTGTCGCCGGCGTCGCCGATATTGTCTGCAAAATTCATGGCTGCAATCTGTTGTTGTTGTTAGCTTTTTCTTCTTCTTCTTCGTGTTCTTTGGTCGCCGCTTACTGTGGCAGTGCCCCGTTTTCGACCGTCGTCACGACATGCCAGACCAAGCAGAGCCGGACCGCAAGGCGGGCGACCGAGAGCAAAAAAAAGACAAGGGCGCCTTGCGAGCGCGTGGTGTACCTCGGGGCAGCCCGCACGCGACAGCCAACGACATTTTTTTGATTTTTTTTTCTTGTCAGCGTGTGCCGGTGCAAGGAGCGAACAAAAAAGAGAGAAAATCAAAGCCCGCATTGGATGCGTACAAGTGGCTGTATCGACGCGCGGCACGCACACAAAAGAGGCGCCAGACGCACAAAAAATTGCGATTGGAAAAGGCGAGGGTGGCATCAAAAAAAGCCAAGAACAAAAATGGTTGCGAGCCAATTGCAAGCAGGCCAAAAAAAGGCGGGACAATTCGGCACCGGAGCGCGGCCGCCAAGCCGCACGAGGCCAAGTTGAAAAAAAAAAGGACCACACAAGCAGACACGCAAGCAGACACAAACTCGGTCCACAGCCTACGCCCCCGGCTGGTTTCCAACAAAGGCAACGAGAAGAGAGGAAGAAAAAGAAAAAGGAACGGGCAAACTATATGGACGGTTGTCGTATGCCATCGAGTTTATGTGCACGCAAAACAAAGTGGTCGTTGGTTGTGGGCCGCGCTCGGCGCCGCCGTGTGGCGATCAAGCGCAAGTGTCTGACAAGAAACGCGCCCGGTAGCGACACGGCGGACGAACCGCGCCTGACCGACCTGCCCGACGAATTGATCGATGCCATCCTGTCCCATCTGCCCGGCCGAGACCTCGCGGCGGCCGCGCTCACATGTACCACGCTCAGCCGCGTGTCCGATGCCGAACACATGTGGCAGGCTGCCTACCGGCGCGACATTGATCCCGACGGCCCGCCGATCCAACATCAGGACCATCTCGCCTACGGCAAGAGCACGCGCTGGCTTTATGGACTCATGCGCCTCCCCGAAGGCGTTTTGCGCATTGGACCCAGCGGGCGGCTCACGGGTCGACTCGCACAGCCCGACGGCATCACATCGGGTGAGTTTATCGCGGGCGCGCCGAAACACGGGACCTCATCGCATCTGCTCTTGCTCGACGGATACGGCGCCGTGGCGAGGCGGCAACCGACCAAGTGGGACGTTGACGAAGGGTTCTATCGCGGCGACGTGAAAACTGACAGGGGAAGCTGGGCGACGTTCCCACGAGAGGGTCCCGACGGCCGTCAGAGCAGGACCGCCGTTTACGCACTGCGTGGACCCATCGTAGACGGTCTTCACCACGGCATATGCAACAGTGTATGGAGCGATGGCAGACGCAAAGTTGGCGAGGTGGTCGGCGGCGACGGTTCGGGGCGCGCTTTCTGCATCAGTGCTGGCGGGTACGCGTTCTCGGGCGACATGGACGACGAGGGCAAGATCCGAGACACGGGCGTCAAACGCACACCGGACGGCACACTGATCGAATACGCTGCCTACCAATGGTATAGTCACTCTGACAGATCGATCGATCTCGTCAAGCGCGCGCCATGCGGCGTCACGGAGCGCGCCCTGCCGGCGGGATACGTCTCGAAAGACGCGGGCAAACACTCTCTCGATTACAGAGGTGGGTTTACGGCCGGAGCCACCGTGTCTGTCGACGAGACTGGAAACACCCGCATCGACATGGGCGGGTACGTGATTGTCGCCAACGCCGAGCGCGTCCTATTTATCGCCGTGGACAACAAACACCGAGACCGTGTGATAGCCGGCCGCCGCTGGATGGCCAATGTGTCGGACGAGGCCAAGCCCTCCAAGAGCAGCGACTCTGTCGTGGGCGACCTTGCGGCTCTGGCGCCGACACGGCCCAGCGCGTGCCGCGATATAAGTGCCATCGTCGGACTGTCGTGTGCGACGCGCACCACGCTCTCTGCCATTCTCGACGGCGCGGGGCTCGAGTCGACGACACCTTGGACAGAGGCCACGAGCGTCCCGGCAGTGTACGCGGGAGAAACGGCCGCCACGCCCTATGGGATCGTGCTGCCCGTCGACAGCGACACGCCAGACGCCAAACGGCATGTGTATTGCTTTCTGACGGGTGGCGTGGTGCCCGCGCAAGACTGCATACTGTATTCGAACGGCCGCCTGTATGACGCCCAACAGCTTTTCAGGTGGAGCAGATTCGAACGGCACGACCCCGAGACTGGCCATCCCGTTCCGGCACCCACGGGCGGCATCTTGTGGCGAGAGTGGATGCGTGTCGTACCGTCGCACATCCTCGCATACGCAGCGGCCGACGCGTACAACACCACGGTGGCCGTCGACGCGTGCAAAGGAAGAGACACTCTGGGTGTTCACTGCAGCCTGATTCGCCACACGGCGGCCGAGTGCATGGGCATCGCTTTGCGCCCAGGAATCTCCCTGATGTGCGCCGCAGCGCGCGCATCGGCAGGGTCTCGCAGCGACGACAAAGACGACGACAATAACAATGTCGACGGCGACGACCCCAACGGCACCACCGTCGGTCCAGGGGCAGACGCACACACTGGACCGACCGGGTTCGACCTATTGACGCCCGGCTTTGAGCGCATCACGCTCCGGCACATCGAATTGCGTCATCCCGAGTGGGAACCGCGCGGCAAATGGACCTTTGGGCCGCCGAGTGGAGACGTCCCCGATGACCCGACGATGGGCGACCACGAGCGCCAACCGAAAGGACCACCGGACCAATTCGTGGACTCGCACGGCATCCTCGCCGTGGCCTTTGGCCCTGGCGTCTCCTTTGTCGGGGCTCGGCTCACAGGCGTGTTCTTTTTCGGTCAGCGTTTCGAGTGCGCGTCGTTTGTTGCGGCGACCCTCGACCGATGCGCCTTTGTGGGTTGCACTTTTGATGACGGTTGCGATTTCGACCGGGCGCTCTTGAGCGGATGCCGATTCTACCGTTGCAAGAACAAGGCCAACAAAGAAATCGAGGACGGCATGCCCGCAAAGCGAGGTGCAATCATTTTGTGATGGAACAAAGACGCTGCCTGTTGTTTTCCTCTCGACAGTAACAGCCACTGAAAAAAAAACACTGCCAAAACACTTTTTTTTCCGTGGTGGGTCCTTGGTTCTCGCCATCTTTTTTTCTGTTGGGGCGGTTTGCGCGTGGTCTTTTTTTCGCTCTGGAAAAGCTTCTTGTTTGCCGGTGGCTTTGGACCAATGCCGAGAGGTGCCTTTTTGCCCTTTTTGGCGGCAGCGCGCAAATGGGATCAAGGGAATCGCGAGGCGGCCTTGCCGTCATACGCCATCCTCTTTTTTTTCCGATCAAAGAAACATACAAGAGCGTGCGCGCCAGGCAACATTCTTTGCACCAAGGGGGAAAAAAGGGCAGCGACAGCCGGCAACGAGGTTTCTTCCTTTTTTTCCATAGCGTAAGAGGGGGTATTCGGGCTGGCCTCTCGGATACCGTCGTCGTAAAGAGGACCGCACCACGCGGGCACCATCGGCGACGCAAAAGGATGATCCGAATATCGTCGGTCATAATAGGTCGAGTGCGCGCGCACGGGCGAGCCGGCAGGGACGACGGCCGGCGACATGGACCCAAAGGGAACTCGCGCGCTCTCGGTCAGGCTCTAACGCGCATTGTCGTTGAAACCGTCTGTGTCCGCCTCGCCGTTCAAGACCAAGGCGGTGACCGAGGCGGCGCCCGTCCTATCGACGATGACCAAGATGGCGTTTTAGATGACAACGACCACACCGTAACCGATCAAGAACGTCATGGCAGTGGCACGGTGGACACCGTGCGCACACAACAATATACGCGCCGTGTCGACACGCTCGTCCTTGCGTCCATGGACGCGCTCGATGCCTACCTGGCGACGCCCGAAGCGCGTGCGCTTTGCCCCGTCACCTCGTGCTTGTGTGGTCGCAATTTCGAGACCTTTGTACGCGACATTGTGTGCGATCTGATCGAACGCGACGCGCCCAGTATGTCATGAAGTCGCAATCTAGTCACATCCCTCCTCCCCCCCCCAGTCCCTTTTCTCTGTCGGTACGGCACTGTCATGTGGCTTGGTGGCATGCACAAAAGGAATGGCACCGTACAGTTGGGGAAAACAGTCTTTTCTTTATCTCCTGGTTGACCCTAACGGTAGGGAAAAAAGGAATAGGATTTTTTCTTTGATCGGTCCGTCTTTGGAGCGGACCCAGCGCATGCCGCATTTTTGTGCCAAAAAGGAAAAGACACGGCGCACAGGCGCAACCGAGATTTTGTTTTTCACGCGCCAACGCACAGCCGAGCGCAAGCGAGGCAGACCCCAAATGCTCTAAAGACAAAAACGTATCGAAAAAAGTCTGCACAGCGCCTGCTGTTATCATCCAGGCCAACAACGGCCTATCGGCAATCGAAATGTCATTTTTTGACTTTTTTTTTAAAAAAAGCCCTCTCATGCCTTCTTTTGACTGTCTGGGGCTGGGATGGCCGCGTTCTTGTCGTGCGGCGGTGCCTTTTTTCGTCTGATTGTTGCGGCCCAAACACGTGGTGGCCACAAAGAAAAGGGAAAGTAGGAAAAGTGCGAGTAATTGCGAAACAATATTCCGTGTGGTGTGCGGGATCTATTGCCAGCTAGCGCAGAGCGCGGCGACACTTGCGTCAAAGGCCGCCAAGATCTCGGCAACGCGGCCAAGCACCCATGCGGTGAGGGGCCGCACATCGCCGGTGTTTTGCTCGCTGGTGCTGTAGTCCCAGGGGACAAAACAAACACGAAAGGCGCGCGAGCGCTCTGTCTCAAGTGCGAGCGCCAGGGTCGGGTGGAGGTCGTGCGGGTGAGCCACGAGATTGTCAGCGCACCGTGCGATGAGGCCACGCCATACCGCACCGTCAATCTCGGCGCCATCGTCGGCGAGGTGCCCGCCACCTCGCTCCCCGTGGTGTCTGTCGTTGACGCCATCTGGTGCGCGATTGCCATTTACATCCTTGTCTCCCTCCTCATCCTCCTCCTCCTCGCTGTGGTCGTCGCTGTCGTCCGTTGGCGGCCACAACGCATATCTCGGACCTCGACAGGAGGGAGCGCCCTCTGTACGGTCAATCACAGAACCCACTCTTGACGTTGGCACCGATATTGCCACGTACGCACCACCACAGCCGTTGGACTGGAGGGCAATTGCCGCGCTCATGATCAAGGGCAGGCGCTTTTTCGTCTTGGCGCGCACAACATATGTGGGCTCAAACTGTCCGCGCCAGTTGACGATGAGGCGCGGCGCGGCGTCCACCATGGGCGCGTCGAATGGATCGATCAGGCTCTCGTACATCTTGCACGACACGGTGGCGATATAGGCGAGACCCGCCGACAGGCGGCCAGAGGCCAGGGCTTCGCTGACAAGGTCGTCGCACGTGCCGCCATTGAGGTGACGGCCTGTGGCGTCTTCCACGGGTCCGTACTCGCCAAAGACGCTCTGGGCAATGTGCCTTTCAATCATGTCGGGCAAACGGTCGAGGTCGCCGTGCACCACGGCGCGACTGGCAAACACGGGCCGCAAGAATTCGAAATCGTAGCGGTCGTCGCGCGCCGCAGCAATATTGGTGCGCTCGCAAAACCGGTCTTGGCGTCCCATGAGCACGAGCGGCGACACGAGGCCCATCCCCACGAGCCTCGCCCGCTGCCGCGCGCACTCTGTCCGCAAGGTGCGATGCGTCCCATAAAAGGGAGCGTCGCAACGACCACCAGAGTTTACGTCGCGTTCCGAGTAGAAGGCGGCATCGATAGGATCAGCGGCAAACACGCCGGGCACGTCGTAAGGTGTTGCGTCATAGTGTCCCGTTGCGCCTCCGGGCACGATCACGAGGCGTCCACGCAACAGAAAGAGGGCGACGCTCACCGGCACATCCTCTCGTCGCAGAACGAGCGAGCGCTCATCGTATTCGGCATTCGGCGGCACAGTGGCGCTCCACGACCATGGCATGTGCACGGTCTCTCTAACGGTCCAACCATGGCGCGTCAGTGCGCCGGGAACACAGCGCAGACGCGCATAGCGCTGCTCGGCAAAGGCCCTCCATGTGCGCTTGCCCGACGCCAAAAAATCGGCCAGGCGCCGGCGCTTCATGGGAATCGTCGAGCGACGGGATTTGCCCTGCTCTGGCGGCAGATGACAAACGAGCGTGCATCCGACGGGTATAATCACGCCCGTTTCCATGTCCACGACGCTCCCCGCCGTCGCCCACGGTTGGTCGCCTGTGCCGATGCATACCTTGAGCGCGAGGCGCACTGTCGTCTGGCCGTTTTCGCGCGACGGGTCGCCACAGGCCAACGGACGGGAGCAGGTCAAGACGATGCGGGCCGACGTCCCCCCGTCATTTCGCGACGTCCCCATAGATTGTGGATCGTCGGTTGGACGACCCACAGATTCGCAGTCGGTGCCTTCGCACGTGCGATCATTACGGCCGATACAGCCAAGGCGACCCGTGTCGTCGGCACATTCCGCGTGACCGTCGTCGTCGCGCGGGCCAGGCGGGCGTAAACGGCTGCATTGTTTGATCTTGGGAAACAAAGGATCCCCGTCCTTTTTGGTGGCGTCTGTTTCGACAGAGTGCACCGATAGCCCAAGGCGCTCGACTGCGGAGATGCACAGATTTAGGCCTTTGACGTCACAACGCGGCGAGGCGTGCTGCCGCACCGCGTCCTCCCACTCACGACAGACATTGCCGCAGAGCGCACGCAGGTGGGCGGTGTCCGTCGTCTGATCGTGCACGGAGTGGTTCTCTTTTAGGTTGGCGCAGTAATACTCGGGATACTCTGCGCGGCGCTCCTGAGCGAGTCGAGACAGGACACGCGCGAAACCGTCGAGCCCGCGCATGTCCGTGTCGCGGCGCTCTCTGGGCACAACGTCGGTTTGTGCCGGGGTCGCCGTCGACGACGCGAGAACGAGAGTCGCCCTATCCTCTCCGTATGCGATATTGGCCTGGTCGCTTGGTGCGTCTTGGTGTTGGCGTGGTTGGTGTTGTTGCATGATTTCGGTCCAAAAAAGGGGGCTGTTTGTGCCGCCTCTGTCCCTCTCTCTCTCACCGTCTTTTTTACCTTTTTTTCTTTCCCCTTGTGATGCGAAACAGGGAGAGTCGTCGGAGAGCGACGGTAAAGAGAGGACAAGGCGAAAAAGGGGCAAGACGAACAAGATCCCTCACGGGTTTTGCATTCCTATTTTTCCCGATGGCCCAATACAAAAAAGACCAAAGTCCCAGCGGCGACGAGGACAACGAATCACCGCTCCCTCGCCTTGGGCGCATGCCCCAACAATCCACAGGCCACTGGAAAAAAGGGCAAGGCATTGTGCTCTCTAGAAAATGACCAATGAAAAAAAATGTGTGTATTGCTTGTTTAGAAAGAGATGGGCTTTTTGGGGCATTGATTTTTTTCCATACTGCGCCTGCTGCGTTGGCATCGCCGCCGTCGCGCCTGACTCTTCCTCCTTCTCTTTTCTTCTTCCTTCCACAAAAGTTGAACGTCTGTTGCCGTCCATGGACGTGCAATTTCATCCGGACCGCCCCCTGCGTGATTTATGCCTTTTGTTGGCGGCACGCATCGCCGCCGCCGACAAGGACGTGCGCAATGGCTTGGGCAGAGCGACGTGCCACACGCACGGCCCCACTCGTTGCGAAACAGATACGCGAATCGTCCAAGGCAATCACATTACGGCAGAGGATAGCCAACCTGCGGCCGCCGATGACGATCCTAGTGTCGAGGATGGTTCAGTTGGCTCGATTGGCAGACGCGACGACAACGGTGCCACCGAGGACAATGGCGTGCAAGGCGATCCGAGCACGCCAGTCGCGCCGCCCGAGCAAGGGAAAAAACAAGAACATCAGCACAGCACGGAACGACCCGACCAAAGCATAAACAACGAACCCGACGACGCCCCGTACAACAAAGAGCGCCTGTTGGTCGCGTCGATTTTGGACAGATGCCCCGAAGGCGCGCAACGGCCTCTGTCAGCGTGGGCGCCGATGACAGAGGCCTTTGTCGGTACACTGCCCACAGAGGGAGCGCCCCTGCTTTATGGCGGCGGGTCAGGCGCGCAAAACCCCACCCACTCGACCGCGACGGCCGCGGCCGCGCTCGTGCGCCTTTTGCCGGCGCTCGAAGCCCACGGGCTCGACAACGTCTATGCCGTCGTGATCCGGCCAGAGAATGTCGACGACGTGAGCGGCCCATGGGACGCGATGAACCCTTTGGCCGAGGCGTATTGTGGACTGGGCCAATGGCTCGTTCATGTCGAGTGCGGTCGCAAGTGGTACGACGACGTTCACGACGGGCAGGAACTGGCGGGCGGCGTGATTGCCATCCGGCACCTCGTTCACCGGCATACACACGTCTGTGTGACTGTGCGCAATGCCACGCTCGGTCAGGGCTATGATGCCACGACGCAAGACTATCTTGCCTTTATGCGTTCTGGCCTGGCGACGCCCGAGGCCTTTGTCGACGCCGTCTGCGGACATGTGTGCGACATACCGCGCGTCCTATCGACGTCCTTTGGTTGGTCGATCACCCCTGGACAACCCCAAGACCGCATCGCGGCATTTTGCAAGCGTCGACGGTCCATCAACTCGACGCGATACACTCGACGGCTCTCTTTCACGCGCGCGTCAGACAATATCACTGTCTGTGTTTGCATCCATGATCGGACGATCCTGGTGGGCAGGTCACAAATCGATCCGCCCACCATGGTGCCCGTCGTCTCGTTGTTTGATTTGCCTTTGGGCGACGCTGGTGATGACCAACATCAACAACAGCAACAGCGTCACCCCGTCGTCGACAAAGGCGAGGGCGTCGACGGGCCTCGACCTCGCAAAGTCCCGCGCCCACATGCCGACTATACCAACGCCGATCCGGCGTACAAGCGCATGCGCAAGGCGGCACGGCGTCGTGCTCACGCCGACCGGGACTACCTCGTCGGATGCGGCCTGCTCGACCCGATGCATCTCGCGCTCGGCAACTCTCTGAGAAGCGATCAGCATTGGCCGTGTGTGGGCTTTCGGCTCGCCCCGCGCGGACCCGTCGGTGCCCGGGCCGAGGGCGCCTGGTACCGCCGCCTCGCGGTGCGCATGGACGAAGTCGCCGACTTGATCCGCGCCGATACATCGGGCGCTTTTGGATTCGACGTGGACCGCGAGGTGCACAATGTCGTCGTCGCCGCGGGTCCGCGTTTGCAAGATATCGTATGCTCGCTCTTGACGTCCAAACGTCGTATCGATGGCCAGATGCTCGACGCGATGATCGACAATATGCTGTCGCCCATTGTCGTCTCTTCGTGGCGCATCTTTCGCCCTGACAGGTATGTGACACGTGGGAGTCGCTTCATCGATCCGCCGAGAGGGCTCTATCTCAATTGGCGCTTTCGCTGCAACTTTGTGCCGGATAGCGTGGCTGACGGCCTGGCCCACGCCCGATTCTATGGCCACATTCTCGTGGTCGCCACCGATCCGGCAACGACTGGCGATATGCGATCCCGTCCGGTGACCGTCGCCGGCTACTATGCCTTGTCTGTGCGCGAGCCGCGAAGCATCGACACCTACGAGCCATTCGACTCTAGCGATAATAGGTCGTCTGATTTTTTCGACATGGACGAGCAAGAGGCCGCGGCCGTCGCCGGTGCCCTGGCTACGGTCGACGTGTCGACAGAGACGCGATTTGGACCGGACGAGCCGCACCACGTGATCTCTCACTACCGCGACCGCGAATTCGCCCCCATCCCCAGAGAGCGCTTTCGCGGCATTCTACATGAGGACGCCATGCGCATCGATGGCGCAGAAAGCGCCGGCGCACGTATCATCCAGGTCTTTGACTGGATGCAAAAGGCATTTGACCGCCACGCCACTGTTTTCGGGGTCTCCTACTGATTGCAATAAACACTCGGTCCCCATCTGCGGCGCTTTCGCGATCGCCTCTGTTTCTTTTGCTTTTGAGTACAAAAAAGGTAAATGAGAAAAGCGGCCAAGCCACGCGCCGATGGTCGCCTCGCATGTGAGAAAGAGGGCATCGACAACTGCGTCGTGCGTCTACTAAAGACCCGCCTCGGCGACATCTAAAAAAACACAATGTTTTGCGATGGGGGCGGAATGGCGGGGCCGCGATTGGAAAAAGAGCCTTGTGCGCGGTACGCCCATAAGGCAGTAGCCGAGGAGAATCCGTCTCCCTTGTGCCGTGTGTCGCTTTGTTTAAAAAAAAAGAGGGGAACAACGACACACAAAAAAGCGCATGCTCTCTGGCATGCTGCTGTGTACGCGAACCCACACCAAAAAACAGAAGAAAAAGAGGTTTGGTTTTCCCGAAAAGCGACCATCAGAAAATCTGTCAGGCTCGCTGTGACGAAAGAAGAGAGGATAAATAGAACCGCACAATCATTTATGGTGGCGTGAAAAAAGAAGACACACAGAAAAGTCATGTGGCGCCGCCAACGCCATCGCGCCTGGCGTCCGCCACACGGCGAGACAATTGCGCATCAAAGGCGGCAAAAATGTCCGCAACGCGGTCCAACACCCATGTGGTGAGCGACCGCACGTCGGCCGAGTGTCCGTCGACGCCGCCGGTATGGTAGGCCCACGGTACCACACATCCGCGCTTGCCGCAGGCGCGCTCCAGGTCGGCCGCCACGACCACAGCCGGATGGAGACCGGGCGGGTAGTCGGGGTTGCCGCGCGCGCACTTGTCGATGAGGCCCCGCCACAAGTGCCCATCGTTGGACTTGCGCACGCGTTTTACGGCCGCTTTGGAGAGACGCACGACGACACAGGCGCCGCCGTAGCCATCGCTCTGTGTCACGACAATCGCCCAAACGGTCATGCGAAAACGGTTGGCGCGGTTGCGCGGCGTCGTATTGTGCAGTGGCGTAAACTTGGGTTGCCAGTTGACGACGAGGCGCGGCCGATGGAGCGGGTCGGCGAGTTGATCGTCACTTGGCGGGTCCACGACGCCCTCGGTCGCCGTAAAATGGGCGCCGTTTACATAGGTGAGATCCGACCACAGGCGTCTAGAGTCGATGGCCTCCCGGGCCAGATGGTCGCACAGGTGCCCGTTGAGTCGACCGCCGGTGAGGCCATCTACGGGTCCATACTCTGCGAAAACGCTCTGGGCGATGTGGGCGTCGATGGAGGCGGCCAACGTGGCAGGATCGGTATCGACCAGCGCCCGTGACGCGCTGTCAAAAGAATGCATGAATTCGGGATTGCCCTCTGACTTGTTAGCGTCACGCTCGCAGAAAGGGCCATCGCGTCCCGAGACGACGGATGGCGACACGAGTCCCATGCCGACGAGTTTTTCGCGTTGCAGCGCGACCACCTTGTCTTTGTGGTCGTTGCCGATGCACAACGGGTCGCACTGATGCAAAGGCGACGCGCAAAGGTTGCCATAGATAGCCGTCGCGGTCGCATCCGACGGGAAAAACGTGGGCCAGTCGAATCCAACGTGGTCCAAGAAATGGCACTTGTGGGGCACGAGCAGCAGCCTGCCGTTGCTAAACACCAGCGACATTGGATGGGGCAGATCAGGCCGTTTGATGCAGAGCGCTGGTCCGTCCGTGTGCGTCTCGGCGCCCGGCGCAGTCGCACGTCCCCACAGCCACGGCGCCGCACGCGCATCCTTGGTGGACCATCCGCGTGCCACGAGCGCCTCGGGCAACCGCTGCAGATTGGCGTAGCGTCGCTGCGCAAATGTGGGCCACGTGCCGTCGGCGGGCGCACGCAAGAAATCGGCCAAAAGTCTGCGCTGTACGAGCATCGTGTCAAAGCCGACCTGATCATACGCGCCAAACGTCAAGCCGCACACGAGCGTGCAGCGCAGCCCGATGATGGCTCCGCTGCCCAAGTTGACAATATCCCCGGCGGTCGCCCATGGGCGACGCCCGAGCGCGAGGCGCACTTCCATGACGAGTATCCGAGCATCGGCAACCTTTTGTGGTTGCACGCCCGCGGCCCTCGTGGTGGCCGTACCGTCGTCGCAATCGTCGCAATCAGACAGCGCGCGACTGCACGAGAGCAGCAACTGTCGTGATTTACGAGGCGAACGCGTTGTCGACGTGTCTGATATCTCCCACGTGAGATCCGTGACAGTCTGAGCAAAGGACTCGGACGGATCGCCCGCGTTTGTCACTCGGTCAAGGTCGAGAGGCGCGTGATCCAAGTCATGCGATGCGTCTATGATGCGCACGTCGTTGACGACGACGCCGAGCGCATCCACGGCCTCGACACACAGAGAAAGTCCGTGAGGGTCGCATTCGTCGGCCGCGTGATCTCTGACTTGTCTCTGCCAGTCGCCGCATACACGCTGGGGTCCGGGAAAGCGCAGACAGATGGCGCGAGCCGCGCTGCTGTCAGCCGCGCACTGGACCTCGCGCCAGGCATCGTCGTCGCTGTCCAATCCAGCGCTGCGCAGGCGTGACCGCGTCAACCTCGCCAGTGTGTCGACAAGGCGTTGGACGCCTTCACCCAGGAGGGCGTCGCAATTCGGCGGCTCGTGCATGTTTGATCTGTGCGCGCGCTTGCGGGTTGTGCGGCGGCGGATATTGGAGGGAAAAAAGGCAGGCGATGGCCATCCGTTGTCGTGTGCCTTGAGCCTGTTTTTTTTCTATTGGACGAATTATACAGAAAAACAACAACAAAAGGGCAATAGGTCAATGTAAAAGGGTGATTGCGCCGGGGGTTGGGCACCGCCAAGAATCCTTTATTGGTCCAAATTCAGAAAAGACCGGGGTGCCTTTTTCCAGCCTCTTCTTTGCCTTTTTGACCGTCACCAACCATCGTCACGCTCGCCGCCACCGCGTATGAGCCGCTTGTCCGGTGACCGGCTCTTGATCGACACCGACGCGCCATTGAGCGATCTCATCATCGCCTTGGCAGTCCGCGTGGCGACTGCACCGCTCGTCGAAGCGCAACGGGACAGCAACCATAGGGATGATGATAGCGATGATTATGATAGTGATGATGATGAGAAATTTGGTCAAGGATTGGATACATACAGAGAAAAGGAAGATGCCGACAATGACGATGACCATGACGATTACGATGACGATGACGAGATTGAAGACGACCCGTGTGGCGCCCCAAGCGATTCAGACGACGAATACGTCAGTGTCGCTGCGTTGATCGCGCGTGTCGTGGACGGCGACAAAGGGTTCGGCTCCTGGGTGGGCGACGGCAACGACCGCGACCTTGCTGCGTGCGCCCACAGTGGGGAGGAGGAACGTGACAATACCAGAGGCGCTCACGACGATGACCACGCCGAAACTTTCGCCATTGTCGACGCAAGCGTGTCGGAAGACCAAACCGAAACCCAAAGTGACCCCGACGCTGTTCCCGCAGAGATCAAAGAGGAGGATCGGAACGAGGACGATGATGAGGACGACCATCGAGAGGATGACCATCTCTTGAGGGCCGAAATCCTATCCAAGTGTCCCTCGGGCGGGCACAAGCACGCATCGCATTGGCAACCAATGATTGACAACTGTATCGACGCTCTGGCGCGATGCGATCCCGCGCAAGACGCTTGCTCGTCGCGTGGCGACGGGGACGACGATAACGCGCCACACCAGGAGGCGGCGGCCGTTCTCTGCCGCTTCCTTCCGACCCTCGCCGCGTATGACTTTGACGTCTACCAAGTCGATGTCCATCTCGAAAATGCCGGCCGCATAGGGCGCATATGGGACGACGACGGATGGCTCGCCGAGGCGTACTGCGGCACAGGCGACTGGCTCCTACGGGTCGCATGTCGGCGCACGCGAATCTACGACAAGCGCACAGGGCCAGAACGACCAGGAGGCTCCATCCGCCTCGACAATCTCGTCCATCGACGACACCACGGCAAACCGGCACCCTATGTTTCGGCCGCGCTCGGTGACGGCTACAACCGCTATACACACGAGTTGCTCGCGTTTATGCGGTCCGGCCAGACGTCGCTCCCGCGCTTTGTCGATACATGCTACGAACCTCTAAAGCGTGCCGCGCGCGTCCTCTACCGACGGTTTGGGTGGTCGATCAAAGGCGCTCGCGACAACAACGACGACTGTGAGGACATCTGGGACGACCGATCCTTTACGTACAACCAGTCGAGCGAATTTGCGCGCGCATCGGACGGTGCCGCCGTGGTCCTGGCGTGGCACGAAGGCTCCTTGTTTGTATGCGGTAGCGGCATCGAGCCGACCGACGTGGCGCCATCGCTCCACGGAGCGATGCCTCTGGATCAAGAGTACGGCCTCACCGTTCCGCGCCCGCCCAACGCCTACGACACGTCGATTCAATATGAGCGACTCGCGCATGAGCGCGAGCACGCCGACCGTGCCTACCTCGTCCGACACGGCCTGCTCGATCCCATGCACGCGGCCCCTCTGGGCCGTCTGCCCAAACGCAAAACCTCAACCACGGCGACGCCCTGGCCGTGTGTGCAGTTTCCGTACGACCCCTACACGTGGATGGACGCCGATGCCGAGGCCGACTGGCATCGCCGTCTGGCCGCGCGTATGGACTATGTCGCGGACCTCGCAGAGCGTGGGCCTATGGGTGATCTTTTCATCAGCGGCAACGACATGCGCGCCGCCATGGCCACTGCGAGCCCACGCGTCGCCGCCGTGGCGGTGCCCGCCCTCAGAAGGGCGACGCGCTTTGACACGGCCGTCCTCGATTCGATGATCAAGGTCATGCTTTCACCTGTGCTCTCGTCCACTTGGAGCATCAACGCGCCAGCCGATCACATGCGCTATGGCAGCCGCTACGTGGATGCCGCGCGTGGTCTCTACGTCAACTGGAGCCTGCGCTGCAACTTTGTGTCGTGCGTCGAGGCCCTCGGCTTGGTCTACCCACGCTTTTACGGGCACCTCCTCGTCCTTGACCAACACAAGAGCACCGAACCGAGCGAGGCCACACCCGCACCAAGCGACGCCACCCCATGCCTCAACGATTCACCCACGGCGCCCCTCACGGTCGTCGCCTATTATGCGCTCACGTTGCGCGACCCAGAAGCGTTCAAGAGTCGCTCGGACCACACATGGTCCACCCACAGAATTGCCACGTTGCACGACACGGACAGCAGCGAACGCGAGGCCATCGACGAGGCCATCGCGGCGCTCAACCCGGCGCTTCGCTCGCGCTTTGGCCGCGACGAGCCCCATCACGTCATCGACCATTACCGGCGCCGCGAGTTTGAGCCCGTGCCTGCGGGTGCCTTTTGTGGCATTGTGCAAGAGGACGCGCTGGACGTTGGCCCCACGGCAACACCGGCCATCGCGATCGCGCGTGCCTTTGACTGGCTCTGCACCGCCTTTGAGCGCCACGCCGCCGTTTTTGGCGTGGCCCGATAAGATACAATTTTTTTCTGGTTCCTAGTCTCTTTGTGTGTGTATGATATATTTGGTCTCTTTTTTTTTCTCCAACGTTGATTCGAGTGCAAACGGAAATGGTGCACCAAAGGGGGTGGCGCCAAAAGCCAGAGGCCGAAAAAAAGGCGTGGTCTCCCACAGAGGCCATTGCTGTTGCCGCCAACACAGAGGATTGAGCGACCCAGTGCAAGAAAAAAAGAATGGTTGCGAACCAATCAGAGGACGACCGAGGAACACATGGAAACGGACGAATGTTTGATCAGAAAAAGGCAGCCGCTAATTTTTCCCAGCTTGTTGAAATAGCGTGCCGTTTTTTCTCGGTGCGCACGTTCCCAGAGCCTTTGTCTGTCGCGGAAAAGGCCGACAATGAGGCAAAAAGTGCAACGGAAAAAACAAAGGGCAGCGCGAAAAAAGGCGACGAGCAACGGTGATTGCGTTGCCTTTTTTCTCGCTTTGCATCACGAGCAAACGGGACAAGACACAAGATCGTGCGCAACGAGCCACGCGTAAAAGCCCGCCTCTGACGCCGACGTGACGGCGCGCGGCTGCTCAACGGCCATGGGCCGCACACGACACCACCGGCGCCACGCGGCTGCACTGGGCCACTGGCAGCGCCACGGGCGGCGCGCCTCGGGATCGATCGCATAGAGGATGGCAGCGCGCTCTCTGTTGAGCACGGCCGTCACCCTGGGGTCGTCGTTATCGGCGCAACGCGACCAGGCGTGTCGGATGCCGCGCCTAACCTGGTCAGCCCAATCCACGTCCTGATGGTCAAAGTGCATCTGATCGCGCGCCCATCTCTCGTGGGCAAAGAGCATCTCCCACACGTCGACGGCCTCGACAAGCGCATCGCGTGCGCTCCCCGGTGGCATCGACGCGTGAACGCCTTCAAACGCCGCGATCGCGCGTTCTACGTCGCTCATGCGCTGCCACGGGTCAAAGGCGTGCTGACACGCGGCCCGCATGGCAGCAGCCATCGACGCCGGTGCGAAGCGCCCCATCTCGACCGGCCAGCGTTCGCACAGCCACGCGAAGCCGTCGGGGTCGCCAGTGTACACGAGCATGCGCGGCCCGACGGTCGTGCCGTCTTGGTCTTCCTCGTAGCAAACAAGATCCCGCATAATGTCGTCGAGCGACACTCCCGGGGCGATGTCGCCATCGCGTCGAGGCACAAAAGTCGGGTCGTAGCGCGGCGGGCCGTCGCACAGCCACGACAGGAGCGCGTCAGAGTCGCGCGCGTCGGGTTCGCCGACGTCGTCTCCTACCGAGTGCATGCAGGCCCCGCGGAACAGCCGCGCGATTAGGCTGCTGCGTCGAGCCGGGTCGTCCCCTTTCGCCTGCTCCCATAGATAGCGAGCGCCGCCGATCGAACGCCTCTCGCATACGTGCTCGATCGCAAAGTCGAATAAACGGAGGCGATCGCGCGTAAGGCCGTTTGCAATGTTGCGCGAATAGAGGCGTTTCGTTCAGTGTATCGTCGAGCGCGCTCATCAGGTAGGCGACCACGCGCGGCCCATTGGCGTATTCAAATGCCGTGCGCACAATCGACCTAGATGGCGCAGACAGGCTGAAAATGGCATCTAGGCTCTCGGCGTCGTCGTTGAGCGCCGAGGCCATGACAGACAGACGGCTCGTGAGCGCATGAGGCGCAGCGCGGAGCAGGTGCTGTATGGCGGCGCGATCGCCCATCTGCATTACCGCCGCGCCCACAGCCGCCGTCCACCGTGACGGCGGATGACCCCGCCTCCCAAACGCCCAACCCCTGTAGTAGCGTTCGGAGGAGGGGCACCACCACGATTCGTAGCCGATGCCTTGGGGTTCAAGGGGTCCACAATCGCCTTGGCCGTCGTCTTGGCCGTAATCCTCCTCGCCCTCCTCCTCATCGACATCATCGTCTTGGGTGTTCTCTATGTGGCCATCTCCACCACCGTCTCGGTCGTCCGTCGTGTCGGCAGAGCCGGCAACGATGGCGTCGTCATCGTCCAAAGCATCGCCCAACTCGTCATCATCATCATAAACATCATCATAAACATCACTGGAATCGTCGTCAACATCGTCGGAACGTGCCGGATCGCATAGGGGCGCAACATCGCCCAATGCGCGGTCGATCAGCGCGGGGACGCCCGATGCGGCCAAAGTCAAGGCGATATAGGGGACGCACGGCGGGGTCGCGACGCTGAGCGCGATCTGGCGACAGAGGCGTCTAACGGTGCCCTTGGTCCATCTGACCGTGTCGCGCTGCCCGGCGATCCAACGCGCCAGCGCTGAGGCGCACACGACGCGCCCGCGGCCCCACGCCAACTGGCGTTCTAGTCTCCACATGCCTGTCACGCGGTTGGCCAGCACCGACACGGGTCCGGGAATGTCGCGCAAAGACGCCGGCGCGTCGTCGAGCACGGCACGCCAGAGGCGACACGTGGCGCGCGCGGCGTGGCGCCACAGCGGCGTGATCCCCGCGCGCTCGTCGGTCAACACGTGCGCCCACAGTTCGACCGGCAAGAGCGCGTGCGCATCGTTTTCGACCTTGTCGTCAGCATAGCGCGCACGTTTTTGGAGCCGACGCGCCGCCCTCTGTCCGCGTCTGGTCATGGCCTCGATGTTTACCTGTTTCTCGCTCGCGTATCTGTTTATTTCGTGTCGGTGCGGCCCTCGCTATTATTGTTGTTGCTGCCAGTGACGGTTCCCGGGGACAACCGGAGATTACCCTGTAGGTCTGGTCACGCCGCCTTTTTTGGCAATGTGTGCGTTTGTTGCATCGAGCCTTTGGTGGGCGCTCTTTATGTTGCGTGGGGGCGCTTGTCGGGCCACAAAATGGCCCGACCGGCATGTTTGCGTGCGATGAGCGGCCAACGATATAAAGCAAGTCTGTGGCCACTGCGGGCGGAGAGCGCATCGTGTCGTTGTCTGGTCGACGCGCCGGTCGCTTTCGTCGCTGTTGCGCGGGATGCACGCGGAAAGGGCCACAAAGAGTCACGCGGAAAACGGCGCAACGTGCGCCACCTGGTAAAAAGAAAGAAAGAATATAAAAAAGACACATAGTAATAAAGACAACACCCGAAAAAAAAAGACGCTGCCCCAGGATGTCTGGCGCGCACACAGACCCGCACCGAAAAGTTTGCCCATTTTCTATTCATTTCCATTGTGTATGGGGCGCTCCGGGTTGCGAAAAAGAGACCAGCTAGAAAGGGGTAACAATTTTCTTTTTTCCTCCTTAGTGTGCGGCGCTAGACCGACAGGGGCAGCGCAACGCGGTCGCCCGCCGTCGCGCGCGCCGCACGTCGGCGTCGACGTCGGCGGCGCGCCTTGTCGGGTCTGGCGGTCTTGTCTTTTGGCAGAGATTCCAGACACGCCTTGGGTGTCGCCATCGTCTTTGGTGCAGACACCACAGGCTCGGTGGACGCGTGATGTCGGTCGCCCGCGCTCGCCCTGGCATTGTTGGACAGTTGGACGAGCATGCGCGAATCGAGCATGACGCGATGGCCATTGGGAGAGGTCGTCACACGCCAGGCCGGGCCGTCGTCGGGCCGGCCGGTGGCCAGACACACGTGAGGCACGTCGCAGCGCGCAAACAGCGTCTCGATGGCCTCCATGGCAGCGGTGGTGCAACAAAAGTGCACCTGCGGCTTTCGATAGAGCCTGCTGATCGAGTCGGCCGCGCTCACGCCGTGCTCATGTGAGGTGTCGGGCGGTGCCGACCGCGTCTCGTCGGGGTGTGCATCCGCGTCGGCGGCCAGATCGTAGGCCTGAAGACCCCTAGTCATATGCGCGCCCATGGACTTGGGCGGATGGCCTCTCGTTGCCTTCGTGCCTCTGTTGTGTTTTTTCCTTTCGTTGCTCAAGACAAGTTCTGTTCGACACCCGGGGGCGGCAACGACCAAGGGCGGGCAGTGGAAAAGGCGGGCGCGAAGAAGAAGGAAAAAAAGAGGTTTTTTGGTCTTGCGCGGGGTCCTCTTGGACGACGGGTTTGCTCGTGCGTGCAACGGCGACAATGAAAAAGGGTCCGTTGTTGGTTAGCGATTGTTTTGTGATGTTTCTTGCAAGAAAAAGAAAAAAACAAGAGAGGTGACACGGCGCGCCCAAAGAGGCTCAATTTTTTGTCAGGCCTTTTCTCCCGTTGGGCCAAAAGGAATCTCCTTTTATTTTTGCGTGCATCCACAGGAGCGTGCCGCGTACGGGATCCGCCGCTGGCACGAGGCCCAACCCGCAGAACCGCACAGGTCTTTTTTCCCTGTGCCGCGCCCCTTCCTTTGCGGGCCATTCGTGCACGGGCCAACGCCGCAGCCTCTGGCGCGCGACCAAACAACAGTGAAAAAAAGAGAAAAGGCGCAGGGCCAGGCCTGCCCCTATGGGCGCCCTTTTATCCGACAAAAAGAGGACATCATACCCAAAAGGGCACGAAAAAAGAACAGGCGACAAACGGAAAAAAACAGGCTCGAACGACCGACAGCAGAGGCAATCTTGTTTTTTTCAGTCGATAGGAGGAAAAAAAAGGAGGAAAAAAGGGTGCGGTGTGGTATTTGGACGCCGCGACCGACCGACCGACTGGACAGGAAAAAGAGAGAGAATCTAGTCGCCGCCCGATCCAATGTGCTCGGCAAACCTTGTCGCGCAGGCCTCGATTGCTGCGAGACAGTCTGCCGCAGGCAGCGTAACGTGCATGTCGCCGTCGCCGCCGGACCCGTACTTGGAGTTCACAAAAGTGACGCGACCGTCCTTGTGCGTGATGCTCACCTCGCCGTTTGACGGGTGTGTGCCGATCCCGCATTCGACGCCCCGTCTCATGTCGTTTAGCAAACGAGCCCAATCGTCTGGCTTTGTCGTCGACGGATCAATCGAAAACGACATGTGCAAGTCGCCGTCGCGCGACTTGTATCCAAAGTCAAACGAACAAATATAGTGTTCGCCATCAAAGTCGTCGGTGATTATGTCGGCATAGAGGACGCCAGGCTCCGGTGCAGTGGCAGTTCTGTTTTGCATGGTTCGATGTATGTCGACCGGCTGTGCAAGTGTAACTGTTGTGTCCGCGCATGAGAAAAAAGGGCGGCTCGGTCGGTCGATGGCTGTCGGTGTGGTCCCAATCCCCTGAGACTTTTTTTCCGCGCATACAGCCATGCACGCACCTAGCGGCGTTACCCGATTCGCCAAAGTTGGCTGTGCGATCTCGTTGGGCGGTTTTATTTTCCCACTTTTTTCTTCTCTTTTATCTTTTTTGTGCCGATGAGGATTGGACCGGTCTCTGGGGGGGGGGGGAACGGGAAAGGGCAACCCGGCGGGAGAACGGACAATAAAGCAGGGCGGGGGATTATCCGCCATTTGACAGTTGGTTGCGCCAGAAAAGTGTACCTTTTTTTGGTGTGTGCGGGAGCGGCCACTTTTTCTTTGGGTCTTTTGTTTGGTTTTTTTTGTGGCAGCGTAGTGCCTTTTTCTTGTCGGCGGTTCCCAACACGCTCGGTGCTCCCTCTGTGCATAAAAGGATTCCTTGCACAAAAAAATGTACAAGAAAAAGTACCAAAAAAAACAGCAACCAAGGCATACCGGACAAGCGGCGATGTGTCGCCCGCCGCCTCGCTGGACGACAGTGCGGCACGCAAACTCCAGCCAAAAGGTCTGTCGTGTGCCTCCTGTTCTCTTTACGGCCCGCACAAGGCGACGCGCACCAAACCCGAAAAAAACCAAGAAAGGAATGCAAAAAAAGGCATAGGACCCGGTGCCGGTGGAAAAGGCGGTGCACCTTTTCTTGGGAGATGGCCGCGCGCCGTGCACGACCAAAAAAAAGATGGTGACCAAATCAATGTCATCGTGCCATTCTTTTCTTCTTTTTTTGTTTTCAGAGGGTTTGCTCATCTCTTTTATATATGAGGGAGAGAATGCAACCAACAAGAGGCGTTGCGGCCCCTTGCTCCCGTTTATTGGTCGGGGGCGTGTGCAAACCCGACCGTCAGTTGGCGCATGCCGCGCCGGCGCCCATAGCCAAAGCGCTCAACGGCGAGACGCGGCGGCGGGTCGTCGTGGGTGGGCGGCGGCGCGAGGTCACACAAGCACGGACGCCCGTACCGGTCCGGGTCGGCAAACTGGCGCGCGAGGACACGCTCCGATGGCGGGAGGTCGCCTTCGCCCAGCCAACGGTCGACAAACCATGATTCGAAGCGGCTCTCATAGGTGTCTCTCCGACGCCCCCATCCACCCCGATAAGGATCACGTCCATAGAGTACGCGGCCCGGTCGCGCGTCCACCGTCATGCCCACGGTAAATGGGTTTGGCTCGTCGGCGGCGGCGTGGCGCTCTCGGCCCATTTCGCTGTCGTCGTTGTCACCACCATCCTCGTCGAGCCTGAGACGCGCACCGCCGCCGGGCGCGAAATCATAGGGGTCCCACGCACGACCATAGTGGCGCTCATAGGTGCGCCACACACTGCGCGCGTGGGCGCGAATGCGCTCCATCTCGCCGATTTCGAGCGGCGTGCCCGTGTAGAAATCGGCGATGGCATCGACGACACTGCCCACGCTAAACGCCGACCTGGCGGCACTCCCCGGCGCGCAGAAATAGGTGCGCGTAAGGGTGAGCACCGGCAGTCGGTGCGCCCATTCGTGGGCAAAGTCGCAGGCATGGGGCACTTGCACGCGCAATACAAGGCACGGCGCTGGCCATGACGGTGCCGCCAAGAGGTCGCGCAGCGCGGCCAGCCAACGGCGTCGCAGCGGCGCGTCCGCGGGCGTCGACTCGTCTGCAAGTCGCGATGCGGTGGCGAGTAGGTGGCGCGCCGGCGTGCCCAACCAACATGGCGGCATGTGCAGGCCGGCGCCGAGCCACAGCCCGTGCAGGCGCCGGTCAGCGAGCACGGGGTGCAACCACGTTGTAGGGCGCTCTTTTGGGGACCATGCACGATCCGATGATTGACAGAGGAGGACGTCAACGCCATCGGTCGCCTCACGGTAATCATCGTGACCGGCGTGATCGCATGGTTTACAGAGCGCTGCATCCTCGTGCGACGCCAACTGGAGTTGTTGTTTCTGTCGTTGCTCTGATGGGCCTGTGCAAGCGATGCCCGGAACCCAGATGGCGGCACCGGGACCGTAGCACGAGTCGGGCCACGCGCGCCAGTCGGCCAGCGCCGATGCTACGGCCTCGTGGTGAGCGCGCGACAGGGTGAGCAGGCGGTAGATGCCTGGCGGACCTCCGCGTTCGTTGTCATCGTCTGTGTCGCCCCCGAGGACGCGATCCCAGTATCCTGACCACCGGGCAATGGCCGCGGCCTCGAGTTCGTCGCGATGCACGTGACCATAGATGAGCACGAGGATCTCGATCGGCAGCATGGCCGACATGAGATCGCCTTTTTGTTCGCTATTCTTGACGGCGTCAGAGTCGCCCGCTTCTGAGCGCATGACATGGGGCGCCGTGCGACGGGCAGATGCGGTTGCGTGATCGTCGCCATCGCCACGGTCATCGCACAAGCACGCCTGTCTGGTGGCGCTGTCTCTGTCGTCCGTGTCCATGCTATTATCGCCGTCGGCGCGATGGCTCTCGCCGCAATCGGCGACGATGCTATGGCGGCGATCGACGTCCAAACCTACGCTGTCGCATGGCGTCCTCAAACTGGTGGCGTCGACCATGTCAACGTTGTCGCGTGTCGGGTCACCGTCTTTGGCCGCCGCGGGCGCACCGTTCCACCAACGTGACCATTGACGTGCGAGTGCGGCTCTCAACGAAGTCGACGGGCGGGTATCGCCGCCGCCTCTCGATGCGCACAGTGCCTTTTCTCCCTCTTTTTTTTTGCCCCACCACGGCCACACAAAACATGAGACAAAAAAAGACGGAAACAATGGTGAGAGACAAAAAAAGGCGATCACGTGCAAACCGACACAACCAACGACAGCGCCGCAACGGGCCGAGACCCCGCGGTGATCCGTTCAACAAAAAAAAGACACACAAGAAACAAAAGACAAAAACAAAAGACGGCCCATGCTTGGTTTACGTAAAAGGCCGCACACACGCGACCAATTCTCTCCTGTCAAAGAAAGGAAAGTTTACATACCCATCCCTTTTGGCTGGCGTCTCTTTTTCTCTGCTGTTTTCCTCGGGCTAGGATTATTTCCTTGGATTGTTTTCGCAAACTGTTTTTTATCGGCTTTCTTTTTTTTTTGGTTTCTTTTGGGTTTGTCCCGTCGTGGGCTTGTCGTGGTTGCCGCTGTCGCGCCCGTCGTCGTGCGCGCGCTGTCCCCACTCGTGAGGTCCTCTTTTTTCCCACCGTGCGCGGCGGGAAAGACTGCGCTGCCGCATGGGGGCCTCGCCCGCACGTCGGCTCGCGCCGTGACCCGCGCGCATCACGACGTGCGCAGCGTCCGCCGCGACAACAAACCCCTTTTTCCAAAGAGAAAAATGAAAAGAAAATCGGACGAGCGGAAAGAGAGAGAGAGAGAGAGAGAGGACCTCGCGAGCGCAACGGGCCATCTTGCTGCCACTCCACACGCGCGTCAAAAGAAAAATAGATATATGAAAAAAACGGGAGGAACGGCGGCCAACCAAAACACAAACACCCATCAGGCAGAGCGGGAAAAAGGAGGCGGGGGCAACACAGCATGCCGATTTTTTCCCGTCTGTTGGTGAGAGGGGAGGCCGACCCGGATCTCCCATTCTCCTTTCTTGTCGGTCGCTCGATGGTCGGGAAAAAAACAGCCAGCAGAGGCCATTGGCGCAGGTGCGCACAATGCCGCGGCACTCGCTGCATCATACGCGCGCGCAAAAGTCGACCGACCATAAGAACAAAAGCGCGTCGAGTCAACGGTGGGTCGGTGAATCGCACAAAGCCAACGCAAGAGAGGCGACCGGCGCCGCACGAAACAACGGGGAACGCGCGACGCGAGGCACGAGCGGTCAAAAAGGAAAAGACAGAAAACGGGCTACATATTTTTCCCTTTTATTTCTTTCTCGATCCGAACAAAAGACAGGGCCAGGCCGGAACAGTTGCGATTTGGTGCTGTCGTCGGCCGTGCCTGCTGGCCCGAGAGCGCTGTCGCCCGATCGAGCAGTCTCTGGAAGAAGAAGGCGTAAGAAAAGAAGACTTGCGGCCGGCAAAGAAAGAGGCCACACACAAGGGCGCCAGCACGCAAGACACGGGCGGGGAGCCGGCGGCGGCGAGGGCACGGTGTCAAAAGGATCGGGGCCGGCTCTTTGACGAGGAAAAATGGGCGGGCGGACACGCAGGCGCTGGCGCTTTTGGCGTCGCGCCCTCGGCGTGGCCCTGTGCTGGCGTCGGGATTATGAACCGTGCGAGAGCGACGACGGCAGTCGCATCAGCCAGCAGAGCCACGACACTGGCAGCCGCATCAGCCCGCGCTGCGACAGCGCGCCCGGCAGCGTGATCGATAGTCGCGATGGGAACCGCGACGACGACCGTCTGGCGCACGGCAACAATGGTACCTGCTATGGCAGCATCGACGGCGACGACAATACCGGCGGCGGCCGCGGCGACATGAGCGGCAGAGAGGCGGGCGGCGTATGTTGCCCGTCGTCTGTGCTCGAGCGCTTGGCCACCATGGACCAGCCCATCTCTGTGCGTTGCGCCAAGACAGGCGACATCGTGTACAAGGTCGACCTGGTCGAGGAGACACTGGAATGCATGCGCAACGGGCGCCGGCGGTCGCGGTCGCTCACCTTTTTCATGGACCGCGAGCGCACCGACGACCAGCGCCTCACTCTGTATGGACTGCTGGCGCCCGGGTGCGAGGCGTGGACCGTCGCATTCGTCCAGGACGACGGCGACGGCTGCCGTGCGCATGTTCGCATCGAACCCGATTCGGCGTTTGCGGTCTAGCGCACGCGCGTACGCGTAGGTGTGCGCGCATACGTGCGCCCTCTCTGGCGTATAACCCGCTTGCCGAGGCGGCCGGGCACAGCCAAAAAGGGGCGGTCGGGTTTTTTTGTGGAGGAAAAAAAAGGATCAACGGAAAGGAGTGGACGGCGCGACCCACGGCGCCATTTGCCTTTCCTTGTTTTTTCCGCCCCTACAAGCGCCTCCAGCCCTTTTTTTTAGTTGGGCGCAGTAAAGAGACTCTCTCTGAGAGCAAAGAAACGGGCAAGAAAAGGGGCCAATGCGCCCGATGGCGGCAAGAAGGTAAAAAACGTTGCGGGTGCGTCGATCGAGCGTGGCGCCGCCTTTGTGCCTTTTTGGTGTCGTCGCTCTAGGCGACCGCGACAGATAACGTGGTGCCCTTTGCGAGGCCGCTCCATTGACCGGGACGGGCAGACGCGCGCCCAGTGAATCCTTACTGACCTGTAGCGCGCGAGAAAAAAAGGCACCCGCAACAGCCACGCCCAAAACACAGACACTCCAGAGGAGCAAAAGAAAACACGCAAGACGCAGAAAAAAAGACCACCAAGACAAACTACGAATACTTGACGAAAAAAAGAAACCAATACAATCGACCGCCGAGAAGCACGAAATGGATGACGACGCACAGTGGAACGAAGGCACCGATGCGGACGACAACATGTACGTCGGCGGGGGTGCCTATGGTGAACCACAAGGCGATCTCGTCGGCGACGACGAGCAGGTCTATGACATGAGCGCACCGCGCGACCAAGACGGCACCGTCGACGACAGCGGACCCATTGATACCGGCGATCGCGATCAAGCAGTGCGTCTGTTTTGCGCGCGGTGGAGCCGCCTCCGCGCGCAACTCGATCCGCTCACGTCGGCCATGCGAGGCATACGCACCGAGCAGACGGTGCTCAAGCGCGATCTGGCGGCCTATATGGAGCGTACGGGCGTGCGGCGCGCCATCGTGCGAGATCGCAGCGGGGACCCGACGGTGGTGGTGCGCGTTGATCCAAAGCGGCCCACCACCTCGATGGCACCAGAGGTGCTCACCACTGCTGTCTACGAGCACGTCACCGCGCACCTGGTCGAGGCGTGTGCCGAGGCGGCCGCGCTGCGTGCCAAGAAACAGGCCGACAAGGTCGCCAAGGCCAATGCCCTGGCCGCGCGCAAAGCGGCGCGTGCCGCGGCTGCAGCTGCGCGCCCCGCCAAGCGCCGTAGGAAGAGGAGCGACAAATCCGACGCCGACGATGCTGAGCCTCTGGGCGGCGCCACAGAGAATCAAACCCCTGCTGCGTCCGCCGACGAGCCGGAAACGACGGTCGCGTCTAGCGCGTGCGATAAAGAGGCCGAACAGAAGGCCTGCGCGGACCAGGGCGATGATGGGCCTCCTCTGGCCGAGATCCTAGGCGAGGCCGTGGTCGAGGCGACTCGTGTCGCCCAGCGGCGCGCGACGGCAGATCAGGTGACGCTCACTGTGGGCATATACGATCCTGATCGCGACGACGAGTCGTCTATGCACGTCGACGAGGAGGCCCATCTGTGCGACGCCCTTGTGGACCAGACGACATCAGGCGATATATCGCAGACGCCATCCGTAGGTCGGTCCTACCGTGCGTGGGCCGCCGTGGATGTGCCCGACGAGGTGCGCTCGTGGGCCACGCGATGCGTCGAACTCGACCAAGTGGCGGCGGGATTGCGCGATCGCATGCGACCCTTGGAAACGGCACTCGAATCGCTCACGCTCGACCTGGCGCCGACGCCAGAAAAGGCAGCGGGCAATTCAAAGCGCGTCCAGCCGTCGGCGCGCGCCCTGGACGCCGCCGAGAAGCGTCAGCGCCACGCGGCCTTTGCCCCGGCGCGCGATGCCGTGGCGCACTATTTGAACGAGGCGGGCGCGGGCAAGCGCGGCGTGCCGGTGCGCTTCCCCGACTCGGACGCGCTCTATCGTCTGCGCGAATCGGTGCGTACGCGCGCGGGCACCGTCACGCGCACCGACTATCGGCCGTTGGCCGCGGGGGCCGCCGCCGCCGCCATGGCACAGGTCGAGGTCGATCCGGCGACCCCTTACTCCGCCGAGGCTGCGCTCGATCTGCTGGACGACGCCGAGTTTCGCAACCGCCTTTTCGAGGCCGTCACGGGAGGCGTCGCCCACCACCGAGAGCAGGGCACCGTGCGCACCCGCGCCGTGTCGTTGGTGCGTGTCGGCGGCCGTGCGCCTCGTGAACCCGCAAGTGCCCCTGCCTAAAAAACGCCCCGATGACGTGACCGCCCCTCTTTTCACCCGTGACACTTTTTTTTTCAGAAAAAAAAGAGGACAACTGTGCCCTTTGTGGCATTGGCCATTCTTTCTCTGTTCCTAGGTAGTGAGGCGTGGCGTGAAAGTTTGGGCGTGCGGCGATCGCAGGCATATTGCCGCGAACGGAAATCCGAGGAGAGACGCCGCGCGCTGTTGACGCGTCTTCTTTCTGTGCTCGAAAAAAGGACGAGCCACATAAGACCCAGACGAACCAGAACATATTTTTTGCACATAAGGACCTGCCGGAGGCCCTATCAGCACGGAAATAAGAAAACATGATAAAAAATGAGGTGATCATGGGAATAGGTCGATGAAATGGACCGCGCTTGGGGTGCGCGTGAGCCAAAATCCAAAGGGGAGGCAATGCCGCCTGCGCCCCAACGATTAGAGAGGGGGAAAATGTGCCCGTGACGGCGAGAGCGTAAAAAGCAAGCGCCCTTTTTCGTTGCGCCGCAACAGCGCGACGGATCCAAATGCGCAGCGAGACGAGACCTTGGGAGAGAAAAAAAGGGGACCGCAAACACAACGTCACCGGCCAATCGGCGTACGCGCGCATACAGACACGAACGCGCTCGCGCAGAAAAAGGCCGTAACATGCCGAGGCTCCGCACCATCACCAGCCGCGCCTCTAGTCCTCCTCCTTTTTTGCGCGCCTTCTCTGTTTTTTTTTCATTCTACATAATCACCTCGACCAAGTCGGAACCATGTCTGCCCCTTCTGCTGCCTCGGACTCGCTGCCCATGGACACGGACGCGCCCGTGGCCGCCCCGCCCACGCTTGAGGACCAAACCAGCGGCCTCGGCACCGGGGACATTGGCGCCGCGGCCGATACCGTCGCCAAACACGAGCCCGGTGCCGCCAAAAAGACCAAGAAGATCGCCAAGAAGAAAAAGGGCGCGGCTTTGGGCGGCGTAGGCAAGACCGAATCGCTCGACGGCGTCAAGCGCAAGACGCACCGCCACAAGAAGGACTATGCCTCCTACTCGACCTTTATCTACCGCGTGCTCAAGCAGGTGCACCCCGACGTGGGCATCTCCAACAAGTCCATGTCGATCATGAACTCGTTTGTCAACGACATGATCGACCGCATCGCCACCGAGGCCGGACGCCTGGCGCGCACCAACAAGCGCAACACGATCACGGCGCGCGAGATCCAGACCGCCGTGCGCCTGATCATGCAGGGCGAACTCGCGCGTCACGCCGTGTCCGAGGGCACCAAGGCCGTCACCAAGTACAACGAGGCCGTCAACGCCGGTTCGGTCGGCGACGACGAGACCGCCGCCGCCTAAACGTCGTTGTCTTGCGTGCGCGCGTGTCGCCTTTTTCCTGTGCTCCTTGTGTGGTCTGTGCGCCTTCCCCCCCCCCTCGCACAACAGCACAGTCGAACAAACAAACTCTCTGCGACATGCACGTGTTTCTCTTTTTTTTCTTTTCTTCTTGTGGTTGGCTGTTGTTATTTTCCCTGTTTGAGCCAAATGGTGCCATAAAAAAGGGGTTTGCACGCCGTCCAAGGCTCCTCCAAGTCGGGCTGGCTTTTGATGCAGGCGACAAAGGTTTCGTCGGCGCTGGCCATGCGCACTTGGCGCAAACACACAGAATGGTGTATGGGGCAGCCCATCGCGTACGCCCAGCGCGCCTCGTCATGGGCTCTGTGACGTATGAGGAAGGGAATCACGGTTCAATGGCCGGGGCAGCCGTTTTCGAGCAGCCACCGGAGCACATCCATTTTGGCCCAGCATCGCAGCCTCGCACAGCGCCCAACCGTCACACTGCAATCCGTTGGCACGACGCCAGGCGAGCACGTCGATGCGTCCAAATCCGGACGCCATCCGGCGCAGACAGGTGGTGGCCTCGGTCGCGTCGGGTGCAAGGCTCATGACAATGTCGAATCGGCCCGCGCTTGCGGCATGCACACACACACACCGCCGCGATTGTGTGGGCATCCGTTGTCGATAAGCCACTGAAGGGTCTCCTAGCGTTGCCCTCGGGCCGCTACGCTGCATGTCTCCTCTCCCCAAGGGTGGCCCTTGTCGTGAAGCCAACGCACGAGGTCGAGGTGTCCTCTGGAGGCGGCCGCCGCAATGACGCGGTCGTCGACGGGACATCCCTCGTCGTACGCCCACTGCAGTAGGCCAACAAGACCCTCGCGCGCCGAGTAGGTGCCATAGCCGATGCCCGAAACGGCCTTGTCCGATCGATACTGGTGTCGACAAAAGGTCTCGTCCTGGGCGATGGCCCGCCACAGACGACACACAAAGGGGACTTGAGGGCGACGCCCGACCAACGAGAGAATGCGATGGAGAATTTCCGTCGGAATAGTTTCGTTCATGATTTTGTGGTGTTTTTTGTGATGGTCTTTTGTCTTTTTTCCTCCGGGTCTCTCTTGCGCATGACACACGACACAAGCGCAAGACTCTAGCCGCGCAGCGCCTTTGTGCAAAAAGAGAGTACCCGCCAAGAGCCTCTGCCGCCCACACCCCAAAAATATGCACCATTGGTGCGCGCGCGCGGTGGCCTCTCTCATTTCTTTTTCATGCCAAAAATTTTCACTCAAACACCGGGTCGGCCGCTGCTGTGTCGACGGACCCCGTAATCTGCCGTTATCTGCAATGAAAACCTAAAAATATGCACCACAGAAAGAGGCGACGAGGAGGGATGCGGCGTCCTTGGCACCGTCTAGGCGCGGTCGGCAACGCCAAACTCAAACCCTCACGCGTTGGCATTACAAAAAAAAAGAAAAACGCCCACTAGAACAGGCACCGCATTCTTGTTTGAATTTTCCCTTTTGCTCGCAGCCCGCAACAATGAGCGCCATCTACGCCTACCACGGTAAACCGTCTTCGGTGCTCCTTCACAGGATTGCAGCGCGCGTCGATTCTCTGCGTGCATGTTCGACCTGCGACAAGATTGCCGTCTACTATGTCGACATGTCGAATGGCGACCACTGCCACGCGTGCGGCGACTGCGTCACCAAAGCCGACTACGCGGCGCGGCATTGCGACTACAACTATTGCCCCATGTGTCGCCCGAACATGGCGGGCGAGCGCGAGCGGCGCGGCGCCACCCGGTTCGGGCCGGGCAAGTGCTGTCTTCAATAATAATGCGCCGAGTAATTAGTGGGTTTGTCGTTTTAGGAAGAAAAAATAGCGCGTGTGTCCCGGCTTTGGGGTCCCAGACTGATTTTTATCATTTCTTTTTTTTTGTTGAAATACAAAAGTTTTGGCAGGCTCTTTTTTTTCTCAGACGCAAACCCAAATACAGCCGGCTGTCTCGTGCGCGGGCGTAGGCAGCGCTTGCAGGCATTGACCGGTCCTATTTGGCTGACTGGCCACTCCATTTTTTCCGACTAATAGCCGGTTAACTGCGACTTTAGTCGGTGCCGGTGGGAATCGAACCACACGTCAATAAACAGCATAGAAGGCGGCACGAAGGTGTAAATAGCCGGATAAAACCAGTTATTCGGTCTCGGATACGACCGCGAACCGGTCGCGCTCACGCTCGCACTTGGATTCGCACTTGCTGCCGGGTCCGAATGCATAAATCGAGTTTGATTCGCGCACGTCTCTTGGTCGTTGTCGGGATCTTTCTTTCTTTTCTTTATTGTGATGCACTCAGTCGACAGGAATTTCATACATCCGACTTGACCGTGGCTAACCGGTCAACCAAGGCCTTTAGCCGACCATTATTCGACCAACCATAAGCAGGCACTGGCCTCCCCGTCCGCGGCGGCGCGGCAAGCGCGAGGGCACGCAAACAACGACAGGAAAAAGCCACGACGGCGGTGGGTTTTCTTATGCGGGGCCAAAGTGGCTAAAAAGGCTTCAACCCATCCGGGGCGACACACAGAGTTAAAAAAAGGGATGAAACGAAGGGGACACAAATTGCGAAAAAAGGTGCATTTTGAAATCTCTGGGAGGGCAACGGGTTCAGACGTTGGTCTTGGTCCAGTAGAGGCTGGCGTCGTTGTTGAGGTAGATGACGCCGGCTGTGGTGGTGCCCATGTAGGTGCCATGGACGCTCTTGAGGGTCCACTGGTCACCGGCGTTGATGATCACGTCCCACTGCTCCCAGGGACCAACCACGGTGGCCTCGGCACGCACCCACCCGCCCGGGTTGGCACCGAGGTAGCGGTCGTTAAATCCCCGAAAGGTGTACTTGCCGCTGGCCAGGCGGTTCACGGTCCATTTTTCCTTGTACGACACGCCGTACCACAGGGAGGCGACGCTACCATCCTCTTGCGGCGTCAACTGCTTGCCGCTGATGGGCGACACCAGTGTGACCGTCTGGACAAAGCGCTGCGGCGTTGGCGACCGGCTGCTCGACGGAGTGACCGACGGCGTGGGAGTCCTCGATGGCGATGCAGTACGCGATGCCGTCGGTGAGGGTGAGCGCGAGGGCGTACGAGAGGACGTCGGGGAGGGCGTCGTCGAGGGCGATGGCGCAACCGGATAATCATATTCAATGATCACACCGCCATCGGCGCCACGACTGTCGGCATACTGCTTGGCGGGAGGACACACATAGGCTGAGCCGCCGCCTGCGCCACTGTTGGGTGGCGGTGCCGCGCAAATACGGCTGTGGCCGCGTCCACTGCCGCCGACACCGCCGAACCCGGCGGCACCGCCCCATGCACGACAGCCATACTGGACGTTGTCGCCAACGCCACCGGCAAAGGCGCGTTCAGCAGCGGTCCATCCGGCGCCATTGACAAACGGATCATTGACATTGCCCAGCGCGAACCCGTGCCCGGCACCGGCACCGCCCGCTTTGACATCGCCAACGAGTGCGCCCTCGGCGGGCGCCGACGCATTATTGTTGTCGACAGCACCGGGCGGGTTGCCTGATCCTGGCACAGTGCCCGAGGCCGAAGAACCTTGCCCGCCACCGGCGCCACCCATGCAACCGCGCCTATCTGCATTGGGCAGGGCGACAGCGCCACCGCCGCCATAGGCCGTGGCGCCAAAGAGTTGCGCGCCACCGGGGCTGCGTGCGACAAGAAAGGTCTCACCGCCGTCGCCGCCATAACCCGCAACGTGGAATCCCGACGATCCAGCACCGCCCTGGCCCACAGTGGCGATCCACTGCACAGACTCGATGGCGATACCCCATGACGCAGTGTCGACCGTGCGGTTGAGTATGGTCGCCCCGCTGCCGCCTCCGGCGCCGCAATAGATGGTCGATGCGCCGCCGCCGCCCGCGCCCCACAAGGTCACTCTGACGTCCGTGGCGCCCGCGGGCAACGTGACCGTCGACGAGGCGTCGATAGAAACCGCGTAGCGGTAGGCGTCCGTGGTGGCGACGGCCGTGCACAGGAGCGCCAACAGCGTTGCCGACCAAGTTAGTTGTGCCCTGATCATTGCCGTTGTAATCGCAGTTGTTGTTGTTGTTGTTTTATGATGATGACGGTTGTTGTTGTTTGAAAACAGTGGACCTGTTTGGTCGGCTTTGGTCGTGACAAGAATAGAGCGATCAGCCCCCTGCCGGGACCGCAAGGCTTTATGCGCCCGCGGGTCCTATCGCATTTGTGCGCTCGCGTGCGTTTTTCTCATTTTGGATCGCTGTGTCTGTGTGGTCTGCCGTTGGTGGTCGCCTGTGGCGCCGCCTCGTGCATTTGTCAATCCTGGGCCTCTGCCTTGCCTGCGAGTTTTCCTGTTTTCTCTTTTTTGTTGTTTGTCGTTGTTTGTTGTCCATGGAGACAGGCTCCCGATCGCCAGAAGAGCACGGCCGCGCAGGGACAGGAAAAAAGAGAGACAACCGCCCATCGCCCGTGTTTCTCTTGGGGTGGTATGCAAAAGGGCGCGACCCCAAGAACAGCACAGCCCGATAGAGAGGTACGCGGGAAGAGTGCACAACGACCCCAAGGACGCGACCACTACGGGACAAAAAAAGCTGTGGGATGGCCCCGTGCTCACTGGGGAAGTGGACGCGCAACTTTGTCGCCGTGCCGAAAAAACGGGGGGCAAACTGAGCGCAAGCCAGGCAACGGGCACCCAAGGAACATTTTTAAAAAAAAGAGGGCAAAAAAGAAGAGAACCGCCAAAAAGACGGGTCGTTACACAAGAAAAGTGTCTGCATTGTGCCTTGGCGCAGGGCACGACCAGCGTGGGGTGCCCCCTATTTCTCGTGCCAACAAATAGCATTGGAGGAACCACCCCAACGAGTCACGGGGCGATCTTTTTGAGTAACGTACCCATCGGAATCTTTAGAACCTTTGGCCTTGCTGGTTTTTTTCTGAGGTGACAGTGAGTGGCGCCGCTACATAGACAACTGCAGCGCAAACCAAGAGGGTATCCGTGAGTCTTTTTCTTGGCACAGGCCGTATCGGACGGCGCCGGCGCCTTGCGCCATTGCTCGGAAAGGGCACCACAAACTCGGATTGGCCATATAGAAAAAAAATTCTTTTTGATTGATTTTGTTGAGGATTCCGGGTTCGTCCCCCGTCATCATCACCATCATGATGACCATGGTTGCCATTAATGTCAAGACCTTTCTTGTTGGTGCTGGTTCCAATGAGAAAGAGGAAAAAAAACGGTAAAGGACAAAGGGTTTGCCAGATGGCACTGGCGGTCGCGGGCCAGGCGATGTCGGGGCCTCAGACCTTTTGCCACGCAGCGGGTTCGGTGCCGGCAAAGACCTCGCCCGCAGCATTGGCGTGGATGTACTTGCCATAATAAGTCCCGATGATCCACGCGCCGCTTGGGTTGCGCTCGATCGAGTAAAAATTGGTGGCCATTGGTACGATCTGGTTGGCAGTGAACGTGCCGTCCTCGTGCGCCGTCAGCAGTCGGCTAATGTCGTTGCAGCGGACGAGGTAGGTGCCGTCGCTGGCACGCTGGGCATACCACACCTCGCCGGTGTTGTACGAGGTCGCGACGGCCGACACGGCGCCGCCCCAGGCGCACGACAGATACTTGCCCGTGGGCGGCCACACGAGGCCAAAGGTCAAGGAGGAGGGTATGCTCGACGGGGACGGCGTGATGCTGGGTGTGGCCGACGGAGGAGGCGTCGGCGGTGGGGTGGGCGTATTCGACGGGGTGGCCGACGGCGACGGCCCATAGGGAAGGTCGTATTCAATGATGGCACCGCCCGACGCGCCTGCATCGTCCAGGCCAAACTTGTCCAGTGTGGTGCAAGTCAATGCCGACCCGCCCCCAGCCCCGCTGTTGGGTGCCGGGCTCAGTGGAGTGGTTCCACTGTGCGCAGGTCCACCGTTACCATTGAAACCGGCGGCGCCGCCCCACGCATAGCATGCCGTGTTGTATGAGCCATGCGCGCCCGACCAGTGCCGACCGGGCGATGACCAGTCGGCGCCATCGGTGTAGGGCGTCCCGGTGACGCCACCGATGAACCCGTAGCCGGCGCCGGCGCCGCCCGCCTTGACGTCGCCCACCATGGCGCCCTCGGTGGGCGGGCCTGTGGGATTATTGTCGACCCCGCCGGTCGGGTTGCCGCCGCCAGGCACGGGTCCCACAGCCGACGAGGTCGCACCGCCGCCGCCGCCTCCCTGGCAGCCGCGACGATCGCTCTGGTCAGCCGACTTGGCACCACCGCCGCCATAGGCCACGGCGTAAAACAACTCGGTGCCGTTGGCCAGGCGGGCTGATACAGTGGTGGGCTGCCCGTTGCCGGCCACGCCACCGATAAAGTCGTACCCCCAGGGGGCACCGCCCTGGCCCACCGTGATTGTAAACTCGACTTGGTGGGGCAACACCGGCCAGCATGCGTCGCCCACATTGCGGCCGATGACAGCGGCCCCGCTGCCGCCGCTCGCGCCACAAAATGCCGTGGTCGAGGCTCCGCCGCCACCGCCCCAGAGGCTGACCGTAATGTCTGTGGCGTCGGCCGGCGGCGTCCACGTGCGCGAGGCCTCGACAAACACGCTATAGCGGTAGGCGTCAGAAGGGATGGCGGCCGACACGCACAAGGCAACAGCCAACAGAAGCGACACGATGGAGCGGCGGCCCTTGGCCGCGGGTGACGCCATCGTGATCGACGTCGTCATGTGGATCGATGGCAGTGTGTATATGCGGCTTTGCTATTCGCACTTTCTCGCTCTCCTTGCCTTTCTGATGCTGCCTGCTCTTTGGTCGGTTGCGTGATGTTGTGTGCCGCATTTGGCGCCCTCTTCTTTTTATAGACGCGGCAGAGAGCCTGGTTGGCGAACGGCATGGCGTTTTTTTTCTCTTTTCGCTAAACACGAGCCAGACAAATGGGACAGCGGGTCTTGGGCGCCCTCTCTGTGGCCGTTTCCTGCAGTGTTTTATTTTTCCCTGTATTTCTTGCGCTGCGTCGCTGTCGGTCGCTAGGACGATTGGCTCTGATGGCGTCTCGGGCCTCGCCCCCCCCCAAACAAAGCAGGCGCACGCGCGCCCGGTGTGGCCCCGAACGAAATCATTTTTTTTTCTTGGAAAAAAGAAGTCAAGGACGCCCCTGAAGCTGTATGTGGGCGGTGGTTGCTCTTTTACTCTTGTCTGAAAAAAATGCCAGCAACAGGCATGCCGCGCTTCTTGTGTGCCTGCGGTAGCAGTGAGCAACGGCTAGCCGAGCGGCTAAAACACGCCAATTCCACTGTCGGCGTCCCTGGTGTGCTGGGGTTAATTCTCGATTTTTTTAGCCGCTCGGCTAGCCGTTGCCCGGTGTTAGCCTAAAGCCAGAGCAGGCGAGACAACAAACAGCAGACACTTTGAGATTTTCCTGGTTTCGCCAAACCGCAAACACGAGCACGTTTTTTACAATCCCAAAACTCGGCTGGAAAAGTTTCCTATCGTTTTTTTTGGTTTCCGAATGGCACACGACCACACGCGAAAACACAGTCATTGAGACACGCCCACGAGTTCTCTATACTCTTGTACCGGCGTCAGAGTAGTTGTGCCCAAAGCAATCGAGCAGTTCAGTGTCGTTGACCTTGGCGCCGCATTCGACAGCAAACTGCAGCATGGCGGGGTTGTTTCGAGAGATTATGCACATGACGGACCTCTCGTCGTACTCGAGACCAAGTTCTCCGTAAGCCCATCGTGAGAGACTCCACAGGCCGGCATCGACCAGCCACTCTTGGGGACTCCTGTACGCTCGGCCGAGGTCGTTGAGTCCGACATTGTTGTTCTCCCTGTCGTCGTCGTCATCGTCGGCTTTCACGAGGCAAAACAGGTCATGGTAGTGTCGGCACATCCAGCGGATGGTCTCCTCGTGGCCGCCGCGCACGGCAGCGTCCATCTCGTTGTCGTCGCGGAAATACGTGCTCCCGCCAGTGCCCTCGACGTACTGGGCATAGATAAAATGTAGGATCGACAAACGTCCATGGAAGGCCGCTTCACGCTGGACGGTGCCTCGGTGGGGAATGTAGCCGAGGTCATCGATCGCCTTGCGGATACCGCAAAGGTCGCCCGTCCTGGCCATGTGTTTCATCGTCTCCTCGTCATAGGCGCATTTGCGCGCCTTGGCCGGCGTGAGGGAATCCTTGGGGTCGGGTGTGTAGGCGCGCTTGGTTGCCATCTCTCTGTCTTTCCTTTTTTCGCTTGTCCTTGGTTGTCTCTTGGTTGTGTTGTCTCTTGTTGGACCCTCTTTATGGGACCCCCACAGGCAGACGATTTCAAAAAAACATTTTGCTGATTGGAGAATTCTAGGTGGCCAATCATTTTTATTGTTGCTTTTTCTTGATAATTTTAATTTGTTATGTCGATACTCTGCCCCGCAGCGCTTTTCGGTTGCAGGCCGCCAACAAAACCAGGCTTCTTTGTGTGTCTCTCTCTTGTGGCCTGTTTTTGGCGCCTTTTAGGGCTCGGCAATTGCAATGAAAAACTGGCCGCCGGTATACGCGACAAAAAAAGACGATGAGGCGCCCTAAAAAGGCGTCTGCGCCCCTTTGTTTTGTCTATTTGAGCACGCAAAAAAAGCGCGCACGACGGACACGCGCAGCCTTTTGGGTGCTTGCGGTTCTTGAACAGTAAAACAAAGACCCGTGCACGTTTTTTCGGAACACTCTGACTCTTTTTTTTTTCAATAGGTCTCCTTTTGCCCGTTCCTGGGTCCCGTTAGTCGTACATTTATCAAGATCTTGAAGTCGGCCAAATTCAGAAGGCAACGCCCCAACTTGGTGGCTAAAAGAATGCCACCAAAGAGAAAAAAGCAGACACACGCCGTTGCCTGTGGTCATTGTGCAAGGGAAAAAAGTCGGGCGCGTGGTCGTTGGTACCCCACATCCCGCCAAAAAATTTCGGCTCCCTTTGCGGCGCTACCAATACAAGAAAAACCCCACGGCGGGAGTTGTGACTAGCCGAAAGGCAGCCTCCCAAGGGCGGGGACCCAAAGGCTAGGCCAAGGGCGAACCCGAGCGAGGGTCTCGTACCAAAAAACCTGACAACAACAGCGACCGCCTTGCAGTGATCCCGAGACCGCGATTGGCGCAAAAAAAAGAGACGCGGTAATACGCTGAGTGACCCCAAAAGGCCCAACATTTATTTCTCTTACACAAAAAAGGGAGAGAGAGAGGGCAAAAGAGGAATGACTTTCGCCGCCGCTGTCGAGACCCGCGAATATATGACGCTCGACCATTTGGCCGATGAGGTGCTCACCCGCTGCTTTCGATTTTTGGTCTGCGTCGACCGCCGTGTGCGCGCTGCGGCAGTGTCGTGGCGGTGGCGCCGCGTGGCGCTCGACGCCGCAGGCATCGGCCGCGCCGATTGCACAACGCAGGCAAGAGTGCCTCGCCGCCGACGCGGTCTCGCCAGACGTCTGGTGGCAGCCGCCGAAGCCGCGGCCGCTGCGGGGCACCGCGATTGTACCCATTTTGTTCTCGACAGGCGGTCGTCTCCATGCGAACGCTCGCTCAGCATCCTTTACGTGGCGGCGCGCACGGGCGACGTCGCCCATTTTGCCTATGTGCGCAGTCGAGTACGCGACCCGTACCACAACGCCGTCAAAGAGGCCGCGCGCTACGGCCGCACTGCCATTATCGCCCATGTGATTGAAACCGCCGGCGCCAACCCCGTCTATCCACAAGTATTGGCAAAGGCGTTGGTTTGCGCGGCCTATGGAGGGCACCTGGAATGCGCGACCTATTTGTCGTCGAGGTCCTCCATCAAACAGCCGGGTGCGTGTTCAAACACGGCCGCAGGCGGCCATACCGACATTCTGCGGGTCCTTATCGCCGACGGGCATCCGCTCCACGACCGCGTGTGCATGCAGGCCGCCGTCGGGGGCCACCTCGGCACATTGCGCTTTTTGCGCGAGGAGGCCGGCTGCCCGTGGGACGAAAGGACATGCCAAGCCGCGGCGGAAGCTGGTCGTACGGACATACTCGACTATGCACGTGATCGCGGTTGTCCATGGAACGAAAGGACGTGCACTGCGGCAGCCCGCACGGGTCGGTTCGACCTCCTCGTCGATTTGCACACCCGCGGCTGTGCTTGGAGCGCCGACACGTTGGCCGCCGCCGCATCGATCGGGCGCCTCGATATTTTGGCCTACCTGTGCGACAATGGGTGTCCGCGAGAGGCGAGCGCGTGCGACGAGGCCGCACGCGGCGGTTTCATGGAGTCGCTCACGTATCTCTTTGATCGCGGTTGTCCGTGGTCGGCCGCTGTGTGTGCCCACGCTGCAGCCAACGGCGACCTCGCTATGCTCGCGTTCGCCCACGAGCACGGGTGTCCATGGGACGCTCGCGTGTGCGAAGAACCTGTCAGGGCCATGCGTCGCGTACGTTGGATCGCCTATGGGCGAGATCGAGCGCTGACCGCCGCCGAGGACGAGGGGCGGCTGGCGTGTCTATTATATGCGCGTGCCCGCGATTGCCCGGTCACCAGCGCGCCCTGCTACTACGCTGCCGCCGCGGGCAATCTGGCATTACTCAGACGTCTGCGCGATGCCGGCTGTCCATGGACTGATGTCGTCATGGACATAGCGGCCAGCGGTGGACACAACGGCATGTTGATCTATGCGCACGAGAACGGCTGCCCGTGGAGCCCCCGTACGATAAAGGCGGCGGCGTCGCGAGGCGCCTACAACATTTTGCGCTACGCGCTGGCGCACGATTGCCCCGACGACGAGCCCGACGAGGCCATCCGCGTCGCGCGTCGCGGCGGCCACTGGCGTTGTGTGCGCCTCTTGGAGTGGCGCGCCCTCTCGTCCGCGGCGGGCCTGTTTGATTGAAACCCGAACCTCATTTTTTTCCTTCAAAAAAAACAACAGACCGCCGCTCCCAGTCTATTTTTTTTTGGAAAAAAATGTCTTTCACTCCCTCGTTGGTCACTTTTGTCTGGTGCCGGGCGATGGCACGCCGCGCAGCACCGCCCATTTTTTTGGACCGCGCCGTCGGGCAAGGTATAATGCCCGCCACGCTACCGCGGTCAATTATTAATGGATAGTGAAGAAATACAAAGAAACAAACATCCAACCAGCACCATTGCTTTTCTTGTCACGGAAAAAACATGTCAGCGCATTTCCACATGCGACCCATTTTCTTGCGCACAACAGCGGGCGCATTGAGCGGCAACGGCACAACACAAAAGAGGGCAACTACCACAACGACAGCATGGGCGCGAATGACAGCAGATCAGCAGTGACGATGCACGTCCGCGCGGCAACAGACAGGTCGATCTGCGGCAAAGGGTGCTCCTACTGCCACAACAAGGCGTACATACACGTCGTGGCCAACGACGGCAGCGGGCGGTTCCTTTTACCACTGCGAGAGCGGCTGCCGACGGTACCCCGAGTGGTACAGCGAGCGCCGCACAAAGACGTGTCCCTATGGCAAGTGCGACGCGTGCGGCACGCAGACACGGCCGCCGCCACAGCCCAAAAGAGACGACGACAACACCACGCTGGACCTGGCCATTGCCATGGCGCCCCTCGGTGGCGCCAAGTATCACGAGATGAACAACCCGCGGCCGTGGCGCCCTGGCCATCCTCACTGGGGTTTGCGTCTGTGCTGTGCGATGGGGAGCATAAAGAATAAGAGAATACGATCAAAAGAAGGACGGAAAATTGCGAACCAGAGCATTACAAGGCGCTGCGGAGGAAAGGGGCCATAGGGGCTGTTGTCACCGGACGCGCCACGAGAACATGACCCTGTGCATTCATTTGATTCTCTGGCCGGCGCAATCGCCAAAAAAAGCAGACGAGAGAGGCAATCATAGCAAAAAGCCATTGGGGGCGCCACGAGGGCGACGACCACTTGTTTTCTTGACGACCCGGAATAGGAGAGAAAAAAGAAAAAGACATGTGGTCATCCGGTTTTTCCTTTTTTGCAAGGGTCCCACTTGACATCAAGGGCAAAAATTCTGTGTGTCGCTCACGAGCCACCGCGCGGCGTTCCAAGGGGCCACTCGGCCAAGCAAGCGACAATAGTGACAGCAGTGAAGAAAGCGCCGGCGCCCCATGGCTGTGGATCAATGTGTTTCTTTTCTAGGGCAGGGGCCACGCAAAAAAAACGCCCTACATGGACACCACCAAAAGCATGGGAAAAATGCATGGATAAAAAAGCTGATCTATGTGTACAAAAAGACGACAAAGCCATAGAATAGGACTAGGCGCGTCGCGCATAATCGGCACGGAGGAGGGCTCCATCCGACGCCAGGACAAGCTGGAACGGCGTCTTGCCGCGGGCGTCGCGCTTGGTCTTGTCGGCGCCGAGTCGAACGAGCACCGATGCGAACCACATGTGGCCGAGCGCACACGCCACGTGCAATGGCGTGTTGCCGCGCGCGTCGACGACATCCAAATTGGCGCCGTGTTGCACTAGACTCCTCGCGATTCCCTCGTGGTCGAAAAAGGCCGCGAGATGGAGCGGCGTGACGCCGATCTCTGTCGGCTCGTTGGGGTCCTGACCGATCCGGAGCAGCACGCCTGTGGCCTCCTCTGCCTTCATGGCGATCACACGCATGAGCGGCGTACTTGTCCTGCCCACGGTGAAATCGGTGTCGCCCGTGTTGACCAATGCTCCATACTGCGCGGCGATATCGACAAAGTTCCAATCTTGCCCAAGCACTTGGAGGGGCGTGCCGCGCCCATTGGTGAGCGTCGCGTCTGCGCCGCACTTTAAGAGCGCCTCGGCCACATCCGGCTTGCTCACGTAGACGCTAAGGTGGAGCGGCGTGTTGCCTAGGCGGTCCACCATGTCGACGTTGGCTCCGGCGGCGACGAGTTTTTGCACGAGCCCCACGTCGTACATTGCCACCGCCACGTGCAACGGCGTCAGGCCTTGTACGTTGGCAATGTCGAGATCGGTGCCCGATGCCAACAGCGCGTCGACAGCGTCCAAATCTCTGTTGAGGAGGGCGTCGATCATGGGCGGCGTGCGCCCCGCGTAGATGGGGAAGCGAACAGAGCCAGTGGCCGAGGCCTTGCCGCTCTCGTTGCTCATCTTGTACTTGTTGCTCCTGGTGTTGCTCCTGGTGTTTCTGCCGTTTCTGCCCATTGCGTTGTCTGGGAAATCGAGTCGGGATGGTTGATAGGGGCGGACGATAGGGCAGGCGGGGGGCGTGTATGAGGATGTCTGACCAGGGCTCCGATGGTATAGCAACTTTCGCCACATCCACCCCTTTAAATACTGTATCTCGTAATATGTTTAGCAGCCAATGGGAATACTGCGTTGAATAAAGACACCAATAGAAAATGTCTGTAAGCATTCCCTTTCGCAGCATTGGGGAGATGCAGGTTTTGGGTGCGCCTGTCGGACCCCAAAAAAAAAGAAACATGCAGGAAAAGCTGCTAAAAAGTGCCTTGCGCTGTCGTGAGGCCAACAGAGACAAAAGCAAACCTGAAAAAGTCGTCAACCACACGGACGCGCTTGCAAAAGAAACTTCGTCCGTTGGGGGCGGTGGGACAATGCGTGCGTGTCAGCAGCGCACACACCCAACCACGGCTTCGCTTTGTGTCTCGACCACTAAAGACGCGCGCACATGGGCTTTCTTCTGAAGCCATTTTTGTGTATGAATTTCTTCCCTTGTCCTCTTTTTTCGATTTTTTTTTGCCTTATTTAGGGCCACCGCACCATGCGTTTGTGTGTCATATGCCTTTCGGTTCGGGGCTTGGTCCGTCGGTTCCACCCCCCGCCCCCAAGTACCGGTGTTTGGTAGGAGCCGTGTGTGGTATATGTGTGTCTGTAAACAAGCGGTCGGATGGGAACAAGGGAAAAGAGAGGCGCCCGCGTGTGCGCTCTTGACTCGGGCGCAGGTGGCGCAGTATGGCCGCTGGCGACCTTTGCTGGTCTTCTTCCTGCTGTGGCGCTATTGTCCGCGCCCAACAAGGATGGCGTGCGGCGCGCAGGATACGCCGCAGCTGCGCGCTGGCAACGTCCAACTCTGGAGGGACCGTTTCCTGTCTCGCTCGTCGCGGCTCTCGGTATCCACCATAAAAAAAGTATACCAAACAGAGGCGTCTCGAATATGGCGCCAGATTCATTAAACTGAGAGATCTTTTTATGACATTCATCGACTCATGGGGCGCAATTCCCCAACCATCGATCGCGCGGCGCCGCCACACGGAGAAAAAGTGGGTTACATAGCACACAGACCTCAGCCCCACCTGTGGACATCCTGGGCGCTCTGTGGGCATGTCGACAAATAAAAAGTCATGCGAATTTTTTTCTTGGCAAAGCCATCCACCCAAAAACGTGCACGTTGGCGCTCTTAAGGCGGCGTATCGGGAATGACGAGTTAACACGCCATCACCAATGATATGAATCTTCCATAATCATAAACCCAGTCTTATTGGCTATAAAATGTTTTCTGTAGACGCTTTGGTGTTAACTCGTCATTCCCGATACGCCGCCTTAGGCGATACAAAAACCATTTGTCAAAAAGACACACAAATGCGACCCAAAAAATCGACCCTTTTTCCCTTTTTTTTGCTTGTGCTCGCGCTCTCTGTTGCGGGTCGGCCATCCGAAAAAAAGAAGAAGGCATGACAAGCGATCGTTCAGTGCCATTTTTTTGTCCCAGAATGCATTTCCCGTCTCTCTTCTCCTTCTCCCTTCCACAACATGTACTGGCCGACCGGAAGGGGGGCAGGGGAGCAAGGTTTAGGGCACTAGGCCAGCGCACCCCGCACAGCGACAGACGCCCTCAGTGTCGATTTCGCCCTTTGAGAGGATGACGGCAAAGGCCTCGGCCACGCAGAGGTGCGATGTCGACGGATTGCTCGTGACCCATTCGATGCAGGCGGGCGCGCATTCGATCCCGGCCAGCGAGGCCAGCGCACTTTCGAGGAACGCAATTCCTCCTCGTTCGCACAAAAAGGCGAGCACCTGCGCGTTCCCGTGTCGCAGCGCCGAGGCAAACGCCGCTGGACTGCAGACGCCACCGGCGTCGACGACGACCCGCACCACGTTGGAGTCGCACGAAGCGACGGCCGCCTCGACGGCGTCCCACGTACCCAGAGGACGGATTTGCGCCGCCACGTCGACACATCCGGCGGCGAGCGCCGCACGCGCGACGCCGGCAGTAAGCGCACGGCGGCCGTCGCTGCGCGTGTGCAACCAGGCAATGACCTCACGCTGCCGGTGGGTCGCAGCCAGCATGGCAACGTCGGTGGGTCGCCATGCCGCTCCCACCCTGGGCGCGGTGTGATCGTCGCCGGCGGCCCATTTGAGCACGCCCAGACTGCCGGCGCGGGCCGCGGCGCGCACGATCTCGACCGTGCACGCGCACACGCCAGTGTCGTGCACCAGGGCGAGGGTGTCGACATTGTCGCGATCCGCCAACGGCACGAGTGCCATCGGGTCGGCCTTGTGGCCGCGTGACGCCGCCCAACGGACAAAGCGCGGGTGGCGGCCATCGGCAATTAGGTCGCCAACGAGGGAGGGCGTCATCTTGGGTAGGCACAAGATTTTTTTGCCCTCGATCCACTCGACGATGTCCATTTGATCGGCCTGCAGCGCGGCCGCCGCAACCTTTATCGATGGCACGGGGTGGTGCCGGTGAATCATCGCCAGCGCGGCCACGTTGCCGCGCGAGGCGGCCTCGACCTTGAAACGTTCCAAGTCCACTTCCGCGTGTTGCCACATATGGCCTGCGATGCGCCGGTCGAGCGCCCATTGCATGATGGGCGCGTGTCCCCGGCGCACGGCGCACATCAACACGTCCTGGATCGCGGCAGTGACGCACTTGCGCGCAATAGGCAGAGCGCGCTTGCGCATTTGGCCCGGCCTGGTGGCCAAGGCGGCGGCCCGTGGCTTTGCGCGTGTCTCGCGGTCGCTGCCACTGTTGTCATCACTGCTGCTGCTGTCGTCGCAACTATCGGTGCTCGTGTCAGAGTCGCTGCAACTGTCATAGACGTTGCCGGCGTGTTTGGCCTTGCGCACATGCGCCGTGCGGGCTCCCCATGTTTTGCGTGAATGGCCAAAGCCGGCGCCGCAGGCGGTCGCCGACGGTAGACGATGGCCACCGTCCTCGCTGCTGTCGCTGTCGCTAAAGTCGTCGTCGTTTTCATCTTGTACGTTCTTTTCCATATCGCTGCGTCCAGTCAGACGCTCAAAGAGCCACCCGATGACATCGAGGCGGCCGCCCTCTGCGGCGTCGGTCAAATGATGCACCGCCAACGGTGTGCGCCAGCGGTTAAAGAGATAGTCGACGGCGGCCAAGGGTGCGCCTGCGGCGATTACGCGAGACATCTGGCTGGGATCAAGCAGCCGTCCGGCATGGACAAACAGAGGCTCGGTGACGAGGCGCGACGCGGTCATGGCCAGCGCGACCATGTCGCGCATGCGGCGCACGTGACTGCATATAAGAGACACGATCTCGGCGGGCATATGTTGGAGGCTGTCTTGCCGACAATAGCGCTCTTGCTCGTCCTTTTCATGCTCTTTCGTTTGCATCTCTTTTTCTCTCTCTCTCTTCTTCGGGATGTGTTTTTATGTGGCGTGTTGGACCCCTTTTCTGGGTCTCTCTGTGTGTGTTTGTCCTTTTGCGCGTGCGCTGGTGCGGTAGGAATGACGTGGCGCAGATACCGCAGCGCGGTGCTACCGCGCCCCGCCTGTCGCGCCTCTTTGTCTGCGTTTTTCCCACCAACAGTTGGGAGATGAGAAAAGCGCGCAGGAGGACGGGACGGGAAAAAAAGAGAGGGCCTTTCCAGTGGACGAGCATGTGCCCTTTGGGTGCAACAACAGCAACAAAATGGGGGCGCGCGGCGGGGCCGCGGATGCGCACAGGCCAACACGGGAACCACGAAAAAAGATGCCACAAGGATGCGAAAAAAACAAGGCAACCACTAGAGAAAAGGCAACCCAAACTGCCCGCTGCTGCCTCCTCTTTTTTTCCGCATTTTTTATCCCATCGTGTGCTTTTTTTCATATAGCCTACAAGAAAAATCGACAAAAGGCTATATGAAGGCTCAAAGAGCGGCTTTCGCTTTGTGGGTCGCGCTGGGCCTGTTTGCGGCACACGCCGCGTGTCAGTCGCATCATCCGCAAGCCAATGTCCTCAGCGGTCTCGACCGCAATGCGGTGGGCGTCACCATACGCCTAACGCCGGCAGCGTGGTACGATCCATCCGTTTCAACGCGCACGCGCGCCGTTGTGGCCACCTTCCCTGCGCTCGTCGACGCCGTGGCGGCCATGGCGCGCGCCGGCGGCGGCGATGGCAACCTGACTGCCGGGATCGGTCTGTCGCCAGCGCTGTGGGCGCGTTGGCGATCGTCCTTGACGACGCCCGTTGGCATGGTCGACTTTCCGGGCTACGAGGGCGTCGACGGATGGCCCCGCATGCCACGTACCGAGGGCGACCTGTTTGTGCATGCCAAGGCCGCACGACGCGATGCCCTTTATGCGTTGATCAGCGCTTTGACCGATCGCATGGGCGTGTCCGCCGTCGGCGACGTATCGACGGTGGATGCGTGGACCAACGCGCTTGATGGGCAAAATCGTGACCTCACCGGGTTTGTCGATGGTACCGTCAACGCGCCGTCGGGCCAACGGGCTCTGGCGGGTCTCATCAGCGCCACGGCGGACCCCGTACATGCCAATGGGTCCTTTGCCATCGTCCAAGCGTGGCGCCACGACCTCGCTGCCTTTGGCGCGCTCAATTTGACGGCACAAGAGGCCGTGTTTGGGCGCACCAAGGCACAATCTTTGCCCTTGCCGCGGCAGGCCCCGTCGTCGCATGTGGCGCGCGTGCGCCAGAGCGCCCTCGGCTACTTTATCGTGAGGCAGGCCATGCCATGGGGCGATCCGGCGTCTCCCAACGCGGGCCTCTTGTTTGTGGCCTATTCGGGCGACGCGCGTCATCTCGACGCCATGTGCCGTTCGATGGTAGGGAGTGGACCAGGTATGGCCGGAGCGCCCCGCGGTGTGCCTGATGCGATCATGCGCTTTTCCACCCCGGTCACAGGCAACTATTGGTACTTTCCGTCGATCGAAATGTTGGCCCAACTTGGCAAGCAGCCCGTGTCTGCGTGATCGGCTTATGGCTCTGTTCCGCGGTCCTGCGCTCACCCCATGCCGCAATGGTTTTTGTCGGTTGCAGAGGAAAAAAAGAAGACAAAATGCTGCACACAAAAAGGATCGGGCTCATTTTTTCTTACAAAAAAGAAAGCATAACCTTGTTCTCCGCCTTTTTTGTTTCGGCGCAGTAAGAGAGCGCGCTCACAACGTGCGCCAGAAAAAACGGGCTCTGGCCAGGGCTCGGCCAAGAAAAGGATACAGAAAAGATGTGTGTTTGGAACGATGATGCGTCAGGCTGGCGCGCGGGTAAGAGGGACCTTGCCCGACACAAGACCCCCGGACGCAGCCTCTAAAAGTTGGGCCTCATAGGGAGCCACATGGCCCAGGTAAAAGGCCTCATTGCGCAAGAGGCCTTCGACGGCGGCGATCCACCCGCACAAGAGCGACCATGCGCAGCGTACGCCTGGATCGTGCTGGTCGCGTCCATAGTCCATGTCGTGACGGTGCGCCTCCACGGCAAATGCCAGGCGCCCGGCCGCCGCACGCGCCTCGGCCAGGCGCACGACGCACGCGTGCGCATCGATCGGCTCCACCGCACCGTCGACCGCCATCGACGTCGAGTAGGCGTATGGGTTGTGGCTGACGAGAGCGTTCACAATGTGCGAGGCCCACACGCCCGAGAGCGAATGAAGTTGGTAGTGTTCCGCATCTGGATCGTCGCCCTTGTAGCGAGCAAAATACACGTCGACGCCGTTGCCGAGGGCGCGCACGGTACGTCGCGTGGAAACGCACCAGAACGAGTGGGCTGCCGCGCGTCGCAAGGCCAACTGATGGTCTTCCATTTGGGCGTGGCTCCACGTCCATGTGGTACCGATGGGCCAGCGCCATGGATCGGCGCTCGCCGAGTCGGTCGGCGAGGGCGGCTCTGTGGAGCCTCTATATGGCTCGCACGCTCCGCAACATTCGGATGGCGGCGTGTCTCGGCAATATTCGCACCATGGCATGCCGACGAGGCCCACGTGGCGCGGCTCGACGGACGATCCGGGGTCGCATCGATAGACCGACCATCCAGACCCGTCCGGCAAGAGCGACGCACACAACACGGTGGACCGCCCCCAGTGTACCGCCATCTTGAGCGTGGGTGGGATCGGCGAGCGCCTGCCGATCGGTCCGAGCGGGTCAGAAGGCGCAAGACCGTGGCCACGCATGGTCTTCATCCTGTCGACCAGCGCGGCCATCTCGCTCCGCACGATGGCGCGGTCGAAAGCGTCTTCCCGAGCGGAAGTGGCCTCTGGCGTGTAGGGGAGCACGCCGGTGCGCGCGGCTTGGTCGAGGGCCTCTTGTGCGCGCCCCCCATGCTCCATGTCTTTTGCCGCTGCTCGTATTTGCATGGAAGAAAAGAAAAAAAGAAAACCAGACAAGAGTCTGTTAAAACAAAAAGGCAAAAGATCCCCAAGAAGTGACCGCCCCGCGCCGTAAAAAGCATGTGGGCGCAGCTTTGGTGGGTGGGGGCATGCCTCTTGTTTCCGCTGCAGTTTGTGCCGCGGTATTGCGCCTTCTTTGTCTCGGCAGACCAGCCGCCCTGTGACATTTTTTTTTCGTGTTGCGCCTTGTGGACCTTTTTCTCCTGCCAATGGTGTGTCAAAATTTTTCTGATAGGCTGCGACATGGCGCCAATGACAGCACACACATGTGCCTATAAATACACAACGCGCAGACCCTGGAAAAGCACCAACAAACAGACCCCCAACACGAAGCAACCCAATAACAGGTCTTTGTTATATCGGCCCCCGTCACCACCGACCACTGCGCTCTCGCGATATTCGACCAAGCCCAACATGAACAACAACAACACCAACAACAATGGCTGCTTTGCGATGCTATTGGTGGCGCTACTCTTGGCCGCCGCAACCACCGATGCCGTGAGCCTCACCCTATCGAGCCTGCCTGGCGCGATGATGAACGCGCGCGCGGTGCGTTCCGGGTCATCCAACCCGGCGCCCAATTCTTACAATGGCGCCCACATCTGCACGCCGGCGCCCGAGTTTTCCCTCAACCTGGTGGCTCGCGACTTTCCGCAGTTTTACAGCGAGTTGGGCACGTGGGCGGGCAACATAAGCTGCTACGCGGCCAGCGCCTCGGGCACCATCGGCGAGCCTCAGTTTGTGGACGCGCCCGTCATTCTCAACACGACCGTGCACAACGGGCGTCTGGTCTCATGTTCAGAGACTGCCGGCGCCCCCGTCGACTGCCGTGCGTTCTACCCGCGCTTTGACGGCAGCGGCCAGTATTGCACCGTCGAACCCGCCGACCTCAACACCCTCGGTTACCCGGCCTTTAACCAGGGCCAGATCATCAACGATGGCCGCGTGTCGGTCGACACAGTGTGGACCAACTCGCAGAATCTTGTCTCTTCCGTTCTCAGCTACTACGAACCCACGGGCGACGCCATCTCGACCTTTTACGGTCTGTACAACCGCCTCGATACGACGGGCACCACCGGTCCGTCCATGCTGTGCTTTTTGCACTTTGGACGCACGTGCCGCGGCCCGGCCTGCTTCACCCCGCCCGCCGTGCTGCCCTGATCGGCGACGAGAGCCCAACGGGCACAGTTGCCGTCCCGCGTGACTGTTCTTTTTTTTTTATTACAGCCGCTCCTATTTTAATCAACACCCTTTTTGTGGCTCGCAAATAAAAATGCGAAGCGCTTTTTCCCAAAAAAAGCATCTGACTACTTTTCGCATGCGCTGCAATTCTTTATGCACACTTGACCGAGCGCTTTGGGTGTGGCCGTATCGCCTCTTCTTGTTTCTTCCTCGACGAGTAGCGGCGTGGCGCGAGACCTGCAGATCGGTTCCGCTGGGCGGCGTGCGCCAGAGCATAGGACGCGCACGCGCTGTCTCAGTCACACATCCGTTTTTATCTATTTTTTTATCCACCAATGAAACGTTCCCGGCACAAAAGGCTGCGAGAAAAAAAGGGACAGCGCTCTGTCTACAGGGCGCGGGGCGCTGTTGCAAAAGATAGACCAACAAAGGCGCGCCCTTGTAATGGTGACGGAGAAGAGGGAGAGCCACGTCGGGCAAATTTCCCCCTTTTTCCAGGGAGAGAGAGAACCGAAAAGATAAAGACGTGCAAAAAAAGGCGGCCCTCGCGGGAAAACACCAACGCCACGCAAAAATACAGACAAATACTCCAAAATGTTTTCGTTGCAGCGCCGCACAATGGTTTTTTTCTCCTGTCGCGTGTGTGTCTCAATGATCCCTTCCCCCGCCTTTGGGCACGCAAAATCGGAATACTTTTTTTTTTCATTCATACCGAGAAAAAGGGCTGGGCATGCGGGTGCTCGTGTTGCGCCTTCTCTTTTTTTTTATGGGCAACGACGAGGGCACTTTTTTTGGTTCTCTTTTGCTTTGCACGAACAGACAATTGCAAAACATTTTTTATTTTCCTTGTTCCTTCCTTTCGAGATCGCTGTTGTTGATGCGGCTGCAGCCTCTAGTGGTCCGTGGTCATGTCCTCCTCTGGCGATGGCAGAGGCGGCGGCAGAGAGGGCGTTGAAGAGGGTTCGGTGCGCCTGCGCTTGGCCGGACGTCCTCCCTTGGGCGTGCTGCATCTGGCGCAACCGCATGTTGGGATGTGGCCCGCCTCGCAAAAACGCTCTCGTACCCAGAATATGGTCCGGTACGCGTCCAGGCAGAGGCCGTCGTCGCGCCCTGTCAACGGCATCTCGATGGTGTCAAAGGTTGATTTTCGATCACACAGCGTAGCTGCCATGTCGTAAATGGCCTGTGTGCGTTCGAGACCGCAGCGCTGGACCAGATAGGCGACAGCCGGGGCGCGCGGCAGGAAACCCGTCGTGAGCACAACATGTTCGTCGAGGACCACACCCTTTTGTTCGACGGCATAGGCAATCATATCGGCGTCTTGCGACGCGAGCACGGTGCCGACTGCACGCTGCCAATCAAACAGAGGCCGAACTAGGGGTTCGAGGAGGCGCACGATGCAAAGCGCCCCATTGAGCACGCACGCTGTCACGAGCGCAGTGTCGACAGCATCGGGCCAGCGCTCCACGAGCCAGGCCGCGGCGCTGGCCCCGCTGTACTCTATATCGAAGACGCTCGCCAAAACCGCGGCGCGCACCATGTGCATGGTCGGCGGGAAGCGCTCGGTGACGAGCGCCATGGCTTCAATGTCCGCCACCGAAGCGGCGCTCACGAAAAGAGCCATGGGTTCGATCGGGAGGTCGCAATCGAGCAGGACCCTGATACTGCGAGAGGTGCCTGGATTGATCCACGCCGCTGCGGTGTTGATCTTGTGGATGTCGTGCGGGTCGACGATCGGTTCAATGTGTTGGACAAGGTCCGACAGTGTGTCATAGCCCTGGATGATGGCCTCGCACAGATGGTCGACCGTGGGCGGACAATAGCCGGCGCATCCGAAATCACGCATCCACAGCGCCGCATCTGCGCGGCTGGCGCTCCAGGCAGCACGGCCGATGGTCTCGTCGCATCGGCATGGCCTGGTGCTGGTCATGGACTGGGCAAACATGTCGTGCGCAAACGCAAACACGTCGGCGTTGCCCGTGGCAGCTGCACATTTGAGATCCCATCCACAGTCCTTGCCCTTTACGCCGCCAAAGGTGCGGGTGAGGATGTAGCGCAGGACGTCAATGTGTCGAGACGTAGAGGCAATGCACGCCGCGCGGTACACATCGATGCGCCTGATAGAACATGTCACAGCGCGGGGCTAGGGTCGCCGTGAGGCGGTGTGGCAAAGCAAACTGAGGGAACAAGCGCACGTCGGAAAAGAAAGCGTCAAAGAAAAAAAAGGCGTGATGCGCACCGTAATGTATTGATGGACGATGCATAGGACCTCGACGCGGCCCCCTCTTGCGGCGACCTCAAGCAAGGACTCGGGGTTGATCTCGCTGGATGCGTGCGACACGTAGAGAGGAAGCGCTTGGGCAATCATGTAGCACGGTGCGCGCGACATGATGAGCGCGCGTGCATGCTTGGGATGGAGCGCCCACGCAGCGGCTCTTTCGACGACATCCACGCAACCAAAGACCCGCGACGCCATACGCGCGGCCATGAGGTACTTTGGACGCCGGAGGAAACTGAGGATGTGGACGACGATCTCGCTCGGGAGATCGGCCAACGTTATCGCCGGGCACACGGCGGCCGTCATGTCGTGCGGTGCCGCTTGCTCAGATGATTGGTGTTGGGGCGTGTCCATCGACGCACAGGCGAGGAAAAAAAGGCCGAGGGTTCGTGAAACTTTTTTCTTTGTTGAGCACAGGCACCGTCCGTTTTTTTCCTCTTGTCTCGATGAATGAAATAGGCTGTCACGCGGCGCGGCCAAAACCCAATAATCTATCGCATGGCGCAAAAAGGCGCCTCCTCAAAATCGATTCGCTGACCCTCTTTGGTGTCGGTGGGGTCTTTCGTCGCAGTGGTTGGCCCGTTGTCGGGGCGGCCGAGGGGCGAATCATTGCCCAGAGAAAACGGGGCAACGGTCTCCCAAACACACCCAATAAATGCGCCTACAGGGCACGCTATTGTGCTATCCTTTCCCATCGCCTACTCGACTCCTTCTCATCGCCATCCAAGACATCTCTTTTGCCCCGTGGTATCAAGTGCACTGCGTCCCTTTGCGCCCCATCGGCAACCACATCTCAACCTTTTGTTACCGCGCGTTCAACAAGCCCATCGCAGACCATGTCCTTTGACCGTGCCGCTCCTATCTTGGCTGCCGCGCTCGGCGCACGACTCCAACACAGATCCGACAATGCTCTAGAGGTCGCGCCCGTCGTTCCGAATAGCGCCGCGACGCGTGGTACACCCCAAGCCGACGAGCCCGAGGCGGCCGCGCTGGCTGTCCAACAAGAACAATGGGCGCACCACGCCGACGAGTCAACACCCGACAGTGGCGCCGAGGCGACCGCGCAAGATACCTCGTGCGCGTTGGCCTCTGTCATGACAGACGCCATCTTGAGCGACCATGATATTCGACAGGAGGAGGACTCTGCCCGTTGGCGCGCCTGTCGCTGCAACCACATGGCGACCGCGCATCACGAACCCGCCTCCCAACGGGGCAGCGGTACACTGTGGCCCTACGTCGCCGTCGTGCTCGTCATCGCCGGTACCCTGGCGTTGACCGTTTGGCTCGACGATCCTGTGAGGATAATAGGTCCTGAAACTTTGGCCGTCGGCTTTGGTGGCGCAAACACGACCGTAAATGCGTCGCTCCCGTCCGTGTCTTTGGCGGTCGCCGACGACAATGGCACCGACCAAAACAATGGCAACAACGACGGAATGAGGGACGACGATGCCTGGTGCGCGTGTCTCTGCCAACCCAAGGGGCCTTTGCTGACAGGGCGCATCGTCGATGACCAGTGCGCGTGCCAATGTGCCGCGCAACAACCGCCATCCGCCAGCGTCTATCCCTCTTATGCGGTTTGCGCTGCCACCATCGCGCAGTTGGCGTCGCTTTTGGTTGCCGCCACCATGCTCGGTTGTATCCTCGCCCCTTAGTATCGTGCAATGAAAAAAGAAAAATAAATTACACAACTCCCCTTGTGCGTTCTTTTCCGCCCTTTGTAAGAGACGAAAAAGGTGCTTGTGCACCAATGGCCAGCCACGTGCAAGCAAAAGAATAAGAGCCAAAAAGAACAAGAACAAGAAAGAGGCGCAGACCGCCTATCGGTTGGTGTGGGGACTCGACAAAGGACGGAAAGAACAAAAGGCTCTGTTTGACAATTCCTACGAGACAACACCAGCCATGGAGCGACACAGCGCCCAGCGGCGGCCGTAACGCCCGACCATATGATCAAAAAAGGCCTCGCGCTCCTGGCCGTGCTCCGTAAGCCAAAAGACAAAATCAGCGAGCGCGGCCATGCTGTCGAGCGCGCTGTCGTACGGCGGATCGTGCGCCAAATGCGTAATGACGATATCCTTGGGGCAAGCATGGACGCTCAGCGTGTCGGCCTCGTCATGTTTTTCGTCGTCGTCGTCTTTCGGGTCAGTTCGGGCACTGGGGTTACTGGCGATGACGTCGTCTGCAACGCGCAGAGACGGCATCGGCGAGACGCGCCAGGGTCCTTTGAGTGTACGCCCGGCGAGGCCTTTTGGTGCATCGCGAGAGTAGGTAAAGTCTATGATGCGAGGCCATTTATCGCCTGGACCTCTGCGCCCATACAGACAGGCGACTCGATCGCCACGAGGATAGGTCACGGTCACCAGGCGCTGTGAAGCCGACTTGATGCGACCGACGTGCGTGACCATTGTGCCGTCGCGCAGGTGGAGCGTCCCGCGGTTGGGCTTGGGCACGTACGCGTCGGTCACGGGACCCGAGTAGATGACGCGTCCCGAGCGATCGCGTATGCCGGCGTGGTCCACACGCGCCATCGGATGGGCACGCAGTCGAGGCCGCGGCCCATTTGCCTGTTGCGCGAAACGGTCAAGCAGGACCCGAATTTCGACCGCCGCCTCATCGTCACCTTCTTTGGCCGCGTCATTTCTGGCGTCGCCCTTGGTGTTTTTGACACCCTCATCAACGTCCGCGTCGCCCTTGCCCCAGTCAATGTCAGAGTCGTCCGTGTCCGACGCGGACCCATGTACGAGATTTTGCATGTCCTCGTCGAACGGATCGATAAATTCAGTCTCGCATGCGACCGTGCCGTCGGGGCGCAAGACCACCTGCCACATGACCGTGTGGAGTGAACGCCGATAGGCGCCGTAGCGCTCCAGGCGATCGGCCAAACAAAAGAGACCCGCGCCCGACGGAGACCCGTCGTGCCACACACCGTCAAACACAGACTGTTGCCTGTAGACGGCGAGACCGCGCCCTTGGGGTTTCCCGCGGCGACATTGGCCCTCGAAATAGGCCATGGCCCACTCTGCGATGTAATTGTAGGCGCGCACGGTGCCATGTGGCTGGCCCCGTCGCCATGTGCCCGAGATGCGGAAAAGTACGCGCTTGGACGACAGGACGGCAGCGGCCGTAAGCGTGCCACATCCGTCGGGGCGGCCATCGTCGTCGGTCTCGCCGCTATAGGTCGCCACAATATCGCGCGACCAGAACGACGCGCTCAGTGGCCAGTCCGGCGCTGACAGACCTTGCCACCGGCTCAAGAAGGGATGCGTGCGCCCGACCCATTTGGTCTTCATCCCGACTTTGGTCATGCGACGATAGGCGACAGGGCGTGAGAGCGATGTCGCATAAAGCCAACGATAATCGACTTTGTGGGCCTTGCCGGCCTCCTCGGCGTCATCGTCATCATCGTCTTCCGTGCAGTCCTCATCGCCGTCTCGGTCAACGCCCTCGTCTTTATGGTCGCCGCCCTTTTGTCCAGCACAGAGGGCGCCGTCGGCGACACAAGGGACATGACATACACAGCCGCTCAAAGGGTCGTGCCAGGGCAGGGTCCACTGCCACGGACTCGGCCTAGCGGCCGACTGCCCTCGTACGCGATCGTCGATCCAGTCCAACCCGTCGTTGTCGAGCCACCGGCGCACATACTGGGACACACTGTCAAATGAAGGCCCACAATGGCGGGCTAGACCATCAAATGCGGTCCGAGGGCGTCGGCCATGGGCGCAGGCGGCGCCCATGGGGCACACCTTATGGGCTCCATCCGCGTTACGATAAAAACGCTTCCACAGGCGCTGGCAAATGGACACCTCGTACGCGCGACGCTCCACGAGCCCTAGACGCGCGATCGACCCGATCGAGCAGCGGCGCGCGATGGCATAGATCATTTCGTCGGGCAGGTCGGCCCAGGTCGTCGCGGCGCTCGTTACTACGCCGGACGCACCATTTACGCAAAGGCGCTTGCGAGGGCGCGGTAGGTGATCATCGCATTCGGCACGGTCTTGCGCCTCGCTCTGTCCCGCGCGACCATCATGGTCCTCGGACGCGCCCTCACTGCCGTCTTGCATGAGTACGTTGTGTGTGTGTTTTTTTCCGACAGGGATGGATAGGGAAAAACAATGAGCCGTAATTTTGCCTGTCGGCACGCGGCCGCCTAGTGTCAGAAAAATACAGACACACGGCGCAGAGCCGCACAAGGGTGCGCTTTTCTTTTGGCCAATGTTTGCCCCGGCGCATTCTAACCAATCCTCCAGCGGACAACAGCACACACGAAATTTCTTTTTTTTACCTTGGGACGCCTAACCAATAAGACGACGGCGACGACAATGGTGCGCCCCTCGCATACCTTGCGCGCATCTTACGGAAAGGCTACACCCGCAATGCTGCTGACCAAGATCATCCTACTTGTTTGCGCTTTTGGACTTGCGGTCGCAAGTCTCTTCGCGCATGGCACGATTTTCGAGCAAGTCCGCGTGGCGACAAGCCCGTTTGAATGGGCGTGCCTCGTCGCCTTTGGCGCAATGGCCATCTTCCTGGCCCTGCTCGGATTGGAGCGCTACGTGCGCGGCGCTATCCGACAAGGTATCGCCGTCCTTCATCCCCTTTTTGCCACATTGTCGTTGTGTCCATTTTTTCTCTTTGGCCTCGAAAAGAATCGTTAACCTTGACCGATTCCGTCGATTTGGCAAGACATCCCACCTGACGGGCCACCGGCGCCCTGGGCCGATCGGGACTTTGGCTCGGCCAAGACGACCCAATTGCTCCCGACGGGGGTGTGGCCGTTGGACTGCCGCTGTGGTCGGGACCGCAAACAGTCCATACTGGGCGGTGCGGGCTGTCAATTTGACCATCCGGGCGAGCCCACCGAGCGCTTCTATCTCACGGTCGTGTGGTGTCATAGCTGCGAGTCGGTCGATTTCGCACTGCAACACTACAACTCTGACAGCGACGCCTCGGACGAGTATGGCGACGCTGTCGCTCAACTGACAGGACAGCGTGGTTTTGGTAACGCACAGACGACGACCGAATGGGGCAAGGTCGTAAACGACGAGCCGGACGAGGGCCTGCCCCTTCTCACGCCGTTGCAGCAACACCCGTGCCACAAGGCGCAAGGTTTGGTGGCCCACACGCTGTTGGCCTCGGTCAAACTGTCGGGATGGTCTCGCGTGTGCGGCGTGCCCTTTCCGTCAGAGGCCCTGTTCGAGGTGCTCAGATGCAAGTCGTGCGGTGCCCTGTGCGGCAGGAAGGTGAGACGCGCAAGGTTTTGAACATGCGCAGCACATGCACGACGACACGCGCGCTTTGCCTGATGTTTATAAATCGAAAAGGCCAAAAAAAGAGCGATGAAAGAAAACAATGCCAATGACCAGATTTTTTTGAATCAAAGACTTGCCTTTTTTCCTTTTTTTTGTCTTTTTTACCGGGAAAAAAGGTCGAGCAGCGCACGCTCACGCCATGGCCCGCCCCGCTCTTTTCTTTTCCCTAAGTCTCTGACGGTGCGACCCGCGGCCAGCGACAACAAGAACAACCAAGACAAAGGAGAACCGCAAAAGACCAAGGACAAAAAAACAAATACGCCAGCCAAACTAAAAAAAAAGACGAAAAAAGAGAGGGCGAATCGAGACAAGACTATTACGGTTGTGCGCCGCCGACGACAGTGATTTCAATGACCTTGTCGGCCACATAGCCCGAGTGCAGCCGCTCCTCGGCGTAGCCCAACGGATTGTTGACGACGCGCACCGACGGCCCCTCTTCCGGACGCGTCGGGTCGCAAGGCACATGATAATCAGAGGCCGTGTGCGTGTGCCCGTGCACCCAGAGCGCAATGGGCGGTCGCATCAGGCGCTCCAGGTCAGTGACAAAGGCACACGTCAATAGTGATGTCGCGTAGCGCTTGTGGATCGACTTGAACGAGGGCGCGTGGTGCGTAATGACGACCACGGGCTGGTCGCCGGTCGCCGCCGCATCGGCAGTCTCTTGTTGGATGAATTCGACCGCGACCGCGTGCAGCGCGTTGGTGTCGTCGACAGTCAGGCGCCCAGTGCCTGTCGCCTTTGTCGGGCGACTACCGTGAGCGGTGCCGCTCGGGCCGCGCCACTTTTGGTCGTCCTCACCGTCGGCATAGGTATCGACAAAGGTCCGCGGTGACGGGCGCCTTGTCTTCTTTTTCGTCAAAACGCCCTGGTCGCCATTGTTGTCCTCGGGCGACGTGCTCGTGCGAATATAATGATAGTCATTGTCGTCCTTGGCGCAGCGACGCGCCAACGCGTCGGGGATGCGCGACCAGAGCGTCGACCCTACGTAGCGCACGCCGTCGATGACCACCGACTCGTCGTCCAAAAGGTGTACGTTGGCATGGGGCGCACAGGCCTCGCGCATCAGGAGCGCCAAATCCGCCATGGTCGGCGCGTCAGACGACGTCCCACCATAGTATTCGTGATTGCCGGCGATCACAATGACGTGCTCGTAGCGTGCCGCCATCGCACCCAGAAAGGCGCCATAAGAAGGTTGCTTGGGCGAGCCAATGTCGCCCGCGAGGATCAAAACCGACGCCGATGTCGGCGCCACCAACTTGTCAAAGTCGGGGCGTCGTTGGAATTCAATGTGTAAATCCGACGCTACCTGGATGCGCACAATGCGCGCAGATTTCGCGGCAGCTGTGGCGTCCATTGCCTGTGCAGTGCGTGTGCAGATGTCGGCTTTTCTTTGTTTGGCCTCTTGTGTCGCTACTGTTGTTGTTGCAGAGGTTCCAGAGGTTCTTCCCTTTTTTCCGATATCCTCTCTTGTCGTTGCGACCTCCTCGGAGCCCCCGGCTGGTTTCATGTTTTGGTCCCTTTTATTTGCCCTCGCGGGACGGGTTGTGTGGGTCGCGCTGGATGCGCGCGCGTTCCCACTTGATGGAGCGCCTTTTTCCCAACTGGCTGTTGCGTTTTCGTACACCCAAAAAAAAAAGAAAAATGCCAGATCGGGACGCGTCGAGCCAACGCGCTGCCGCCCCGATGATAAGAGAAAAAAGAATGTTTGGAAATAGTGGACCCTGCGGCAGGCCCAATGGAGAAGGACCGAGGTTCGTTTTTCTTTCTTTGTCCACTTTCGCTTTTTTCTGCACCTCGGGCGCCCTACGCCAGAGAAAAAAGCGCATAGGTGCACCCAATGGGGTCTCGCTGTGCTGCTCTCCAATGGCAACCACAAAGACGGCGCGGATTTGCACCCCCTGGGCGCATTGACAACAGACCAGACAACGCCAGCCCCGATCCCTGGGACCGACACAGACCCCGTCTCGCCGCGATCATTATCGTTTGTTGGTTTTGTCTCGGTACAGCCCACACATACACGCACACGCGCGCACGCGACTATGAACCAGACCCCCGACGACGCGCTGCGCGATTACGCCCAAAGGCGCCGGGCCGAGCGCGACAGACTCGAACGCGAGCACAGGCACAAAAGGGAGAGCATGACCGCGAGCGAGCGCGAGGAGCGCGCTGAACGGAAGAAAACGCGCGTTGAGGAGGTCAAGCGCTGTAGGAAGTTGTGGTCAGAGCACGATCCAGCCGGAAAGTACATCCGCGGCGTCGCAAGAGACATTGAGGTGGACGAGGCGCTCCAACGCGACCTTATTGACTACATACGCCATACGGGCCGAACGGACATTGCATTCATACGCGAGGGTCCATTGTTTAGTGGCTATACGTCCGACTTTGTCGCCTGGAAAAGGCATGTGCCCGTCGATCAGCAGTACGCCATGCTCTACCAAATCGTCGAGGATCGCGACTTGGTCAGGAAGCGCAAGATTGCCGAGGGTCCTTTTGCCGGTTGGACGTTCGAGTGCCGCTCATGGCTGACCACGCGATTCCGGACCGAACCCAACTGCCGGCTGGTCGACAGGAGGGGCATTCTAGGTTTCGTCGAGAACTTGTTTTAAAAAAACAAAGAAAGACGATGAACCGTCTGCTTTTGCAAAAGGTCCACGCTTCGGCTCCTGCCGCCGCGGGCGGCAGCGGTACCCTCCCCACCATACGGCGCTCGCAGGCCGCCACAACGGGGGGCCGATCTTTTTTGCATGGACCCTGTGCCTTGCGCGATGGTCAAAAAAAAGAGGCACCACAAAAACTCGCTCACGCGGCAATCCGCGCGACGCATTTTCGTCCCCACTCGCTTACACGTTCCTTTTTTTCCTAAACTATTTTTTTTCACATTGTCTTCTTGAGGGCGTGTGGTTGGCCTGTCGACGCTCAGTTGTTGTCGCAGTAAAAAGGGCGTTTCTACCTACTCCCTCTGGCGCCTTGCCACAAAGGGCGCTGTAATAGGGGCCGTGCGAGGCGTTGGACTCACGGCCAAACTAAGGCGGTCGATCAGAAATAAGCGCGTACGTCATCGGTCTCTTGTCGGGCACATCCAAAATGCGCTGCCTCTCTGCGGAGGCGTAGCGAGTGTCACGATGCAGTATCGGCCACAGAGATCTCGCCACAACAAGACGCACATCCTGCGCGGGATCGAGACCAGGGCCTTCGAGTTCCTCGGCACTCAGTCCGCTGCCCAGGAACTTGCCATCGAGTCTCTCCTCGGGTGTCGCTGGATGCCACGCGGCGATGGGCTTGCCCACGATGGGACGCCTCGATAGGAATGTGCGTTGCGCGTCATAGGGATAGGCGCCACTACGCACTCCGCACGGTCCGGCGGCAGAGCCAAAAGGGTCGATGCCGTCGATCGTGCGGCAGACAAATTGAGGGCGGTCAAGGTCGTTATCGGGGTGCCACAAACAGTAATTGTCTTTTGCGTCGGTTTGCCAAGGGTGTCGGGTTGTCGGCTGTCTTGTCGGCGCCGCTGTGCGAGTGCGCCGTTGACGCATGATGATGCATCGGCAGTGCGGAGCACAAATAACCATAGGCCTCGTTGTGGTGGCCCTGCCGGCCTTTTTGTGCCCTCCCCCCCCCTTTTTCCTTTATTGACCACCCCTCCCCTCTCCGGTGGCGCCCTTTCTCCGCACACGAAAATGGAGCAACCAATGGCCTTTGAAAAGACCACGGAAACTGGCCCAAGTAAAAAGGTCCAAGCAGAAACAAAGCAAGAGGACGAGGCAAAGTGGACCGTGGCATTGCCGCAGCATTGGGTTCGGTCGCTCCACCTCCCCCACTCGAATTTTTTTGTTGAAGTAGCATTGTCTTCCAATGGAAGGAGAACAAACGGACAACGAGCGCGTCTACGTCTACCGCAACCGGGGCAAAGATTGGAAAAAAAAGGAGATGGAATCAAAGGAGCGCCCAAAGCGCATAAAGCCTCTCACTTTGCCGCGCCGCACCCCCCAAGAAAAGTTTAGACAAAAGAGAGAGGGAAAAAAGCAAGAAAGGAAACATGGCACAATCTACCAAGCGCATCCTCGCCGCCATGCGACACCAACACTGCGACTGCCTGTTGGAGGTGCGGCCGTGCGGCGCCGACGAGAGCATTGCTCCCACGAGGATCGCGGCGCACCGCGCCATTCTCGCACGTGCCGGCTATTTTGGGGCGCTGTTTCGCCAGGTCGAGCCAGATCGCGTGGACCGCCGTGACGACTCTGGCGCGCGCATCTGTCGGTCGGCATTTGTGTTGCAGATGCCGTTCGACCCGGCCGGCTTGGCATTTGTCGTCGAGTGCCTCTATGACGACGAGCACGTGTATAGGGTCGCCGACTGTGCGGATCCGGTTGACGCCATCCACGCCGCGTTGTTTATCGAAGCGCCTCAATACCACATCCAGTGTCTTGTTTGCCACGTCACCAAAGCCCTCCTAACATGCACCGCCAGGCGGACACGCTCTGGCGACCGCAACGCCGACGACGAACGCGCCCATCTCGCTTCGTTCCTATGGCACATGCTCGCGTCGGGCCTCGACCCCGCCATCAAAACGCGCCTACTGGGGCGCACCTTGGGCCTGGTGACAGAGGCAGAGCGCACGGCCATCCTCGCCAAGCACGCCGATCTTGCTCCCGCTCGGTTTTACCGACCCCCCTCGCGTGTCGGCAACGTCGTCATGAGCGACGACGGCCGTCGCTGGAGGCTCGTCCACCTGGCCTTTGACGACATTGAATTTGTCAACGGCGAGACGCGCGTCGAATGGGACGGCATGCGCTTTTCGGGCTTCACGGCGCCGACGGCCTACGGCGACAACGGTGTCCGCATCGTTGTCGAACGTGCGTCAGACGGGGCGCCTGCGAGCGGCGGCAGGCTGCGCGCGGTGAGCGTTCAATCCGCCACCGGCTATGACGTTCTCGACCCCATCTCCCTCGGACCCTTTTGGGCTCCCTTTGGCGGCGGCACGGGAACCGGATCCCTTTGCGAGCAGCAAGAGGCGGCGTACGCGGCCAGCGGACGCGTGCTGCCCCGCGGCGCCCTAGTCATACCCGACGTGGCGGGCTTTGACGAAAACCAGCTGCACGATTTGGTCGCCGTCACGCAGCGGGGCCGACGAATCGTCGCCAGCGACCTTGAAGCCTACGAGGTCGTCCTCTTGGTGGAAGAACTTGCACGATAGAGAAAAAAAAAGATGGTCCTTGTCTTTTTTTGTGTCGACCCTCTTTTCGTGCTTTGTGTCGTGTCTCTCTTTCCCCTTTATCCTTTTTTTCTTCCTCCAACGACACCCGCCAGGAGGAACAAGACATTGCGCATCCCCCTTTTTTGCCTCTGTTGACAACTGGATGTGCCTGGCCCAAGAGGGAGCGCACCGTCTTTTGCATCGCGAACGCTGCGGTCTCGCCCCAGCACGCGCACAAAAACATCCAAGAGGAAATCGCCGTCACCCTCTGTTGGCCACATGTCCCACTCGGGCCACTGTGCACAGTGGGACGCGACGCGCGCGCGAATGGATGCCGTGCACTCTTTCGGGAAGACTTTGCGTCTCTTTCTTGAGGGAACCCAACGCGCGTCCTTTGTCATAATATGCCTGTGCGTTGCATGTTTTTTCTCATCTTTTTTTTACCTGGAGGTACACGCAATCGACGCCAAAGACGCGGGCCAAATGCGACCGCACCATTTTTTTGTGCAAACAAACACATTGGGCGGTTGTCGTTACTGTTGCGGTCGTTTTATGTGTCCGTGTCCTTTGCCGTACACCGCACGAAGGAAAAAAGGCAACGCCCAGCACGCATCCACCAGTAGATGTTTTTCTCAAATTCCCAGGGCGACTGCGCTGGTGTATCGCGCCGCAGGACGCGCTCGTCGGCCGACGCACAAAGTCCGTCCCACCGCGCGAACCTCTATTTGGGGTTGGCCTTTTTTTCGGGTGAAAAAAAGACCCAAAGAAGAGCACTATGGTCCGCCGACCGCCAAAAGGCAAAGAAACAGAAGGCAAAGGACGAGCCTCGAAAGTATCCGCAGCCCGCTATTTTTTCCGTGTTTCTATTTGAAGAAAAAAAATGCAGCAGACACGCGAGAGGCGAGGCCGCCTTGCGCCCGCGTGCTCGCTCCTTCTCGATCAAACAAAAATCGATGGCCGCAGACACATTCGGGGCACTACCCTTTTTGCGCTCTATGGTCCCCCCGGCTTGTCCTCTTTCAAAAAGTTTGGGGCAGCACAGGGCACTTGCCGCTATGGCTCTTTGTGCCTCTGGAACCTTTTGTTTTTTTGTTCCGAGAAGACAGGCAGATGTTCTTTCCGAGATCGCCGCTGTTTGAGAATGGATTGTATTTGGATACAAAATTACACGGGACGACGACCCAAAGGAGAAAAAGAACGGGTCCAGGTCCAGGGGCGCTTTGGGGGCATCCGCGGCGCTGGCAAAGAGCGGACGACCATCGTCTAGCGCACGGCGAGTGCGGGATCACACAGCGTGCGAGAGCGGCCCGCCGCCGCCGCCGGTCATAGCGTTCAGCGCAGTCGCGATGTCGGCCATCGACGGTCGCTTGTCCGGGTTCTTGCGCCAGCACCGCCGGATGAGTTTGGCCAGGTCGGCGGGACAGTCGGCGGGTATGTCCAGGCGATTGCCCTCGAGCACGTCCATCGTCACGGCCATAAAGTTGCGGCCGCTGTAGGGCTGCTTGCGCGTCACCACCTCCCACATGACCACGCCAAACGAGTAGACGTCGGCCTTTTCCGAATAGTGCTCGCCGCGCAGGACCTCGGGCGCCGTCCACGCCGGCGTGCCGCACCGCGTCATCGTCGCATTGTCCTCGCGCACGCGCGCAAAGCCAAAGTCGGCCACCTTGAGCGAGTCGTCGTCGGCCACGAGCAGGTTCGAAGACTTGAGGTCGCGATGGATGATCGGCCGCTCGCGCCCGTGCAGGTAGGCCACGCCGGCAGCGCCCGTTGCTATCATGTGCATCTTTTGCGCCCACGAGAGGCGCTGCGACGCGTCCGCGAGCACCTCGCGCAGGCTTCCGCGGCGCACAAACTCGGTCACGAGGCACAGGTTGGGTCGCACCACGCAGGCGCCGATAAAGACGACGACATTGGGATGGTCGAGGTCGAGCATGAGCGCCGTCTCGGCGCGCAGGCCCAGCATGGCGCGCTCGTCGAGTTTCTGACGGATAAAGCGCTTGACGGCCACGTTGACGCCCTTCCACACGGCGCGATAGACCACGCCATATGAACCGATGCCCACCTGGGCGCCGAGTTGCACGTCGGCAAAGTCAATCACCCAGCGGCACATGTTGGCCGACGTCAGGTAGCGCTCCTCGTCGGCGCCGGCCATGCGCGCCAGGTCGTCGCCCTTGTGCTGGTGATGGTGGTGGTGGCGGCCGTGGCGGTCGTAATCTCCTTCTTCTCTGCCGACGCTGTCGAGCGACGACGCATCGTTGTGGCCGTCGCCATGGTTGCGCTTGTGGGTGCTCTCAAACGAGTGCGAGCCGCTCTGTTCGGAAACCGAGGCCGACGATGAAGACGAGCCGGCGCAGGCCGTGCCGGCGCCAAAGAATCGCGCTTCGAGCCGCGGCACGGCGAGTTCATAGAGGGCGCTCACCGAGGCGCCGTCGGGCAGTTGCACGCGGCCCACGCGGCGCATGACCCAGCGCGCCCCCGACTCGTCCCTGAGCAATCGCGTCGCCGCCTGCTGTACGGCAGCGCTGAGCACCACCTGGCCGCCGTGGGCCAGCGCCGTGATTTTCGCCGCGGCATCGACCGCCGGACCCTCATAGGCGACGCGCTTGGTGGCCGGGTCGCGCATCAGACGCGGCGTGCCCGTGTGTACTCCCATGCGCGCGCGCAGTCCGTAAAAGATGACCCGGTCGTCGGTGCCTCCCCACTCCTCGGCAGCCGCCGGGTGGTCGAGCAGGGTGCGCGGCCACGCCACCTCCAAGAGGGCGCGCTGCACGGCTGCGCACCAGGCCAGCGCGTCGGCCGTGCGTTCAAAGACCAGACAGAACGAACCCTCGCCCGTGTTGCGCGTACCCGTCGGTGCAGCCTCGTAGCCGGCGTGGTCGCGCAAGAGGCCGCGGAGCACGTCGTTGTAGAGCATGGTGGCGTCGCGCATGGCCTCCGGGTCGTGTTCCCAGAGCGAGACGGCGCGCGACACGTCGGCAAACACCACCGTGACCACACCGTCGGGCGGGCGCACTCCGTCGGCGGGCAGGTGGGCGTCGATGCCTCTGGCGGCACCCTGCCGAGCCGCGCTGACAGTCGACGAGGTGCCCGTGTCATAGTCGCCTGCACCGCCGACCGACGACGTCGACGGCAGTGTCCACGAGTCGTTTATGCCGGCCGCCCCAACGTCGGGGCGGCGCGGCCGGGTCACGCGAGCCGGAGCGCTGTCGTTGCCCGACGAACCCGACGACGAGGCGCCGATGCCGCCGCTCGACTCGCCGTGCATGGCCGACAGCCGGGTCATGATCTCGATAAAGGTGGGACGCACGGTTGGATCGCGGTGCCAGCACTCCCTGATGAGGTCGACATAGGCCTGCGGCTGGGTGTCGGCATTGAGATCGCTCGGGATGCGCGGGCGCGCGTCGTCGCGGATGACGGCCACGGCCACGGCCGCCGGCGACATGCCGCTGTAGGGCTGCTGGCGCGTGAGCACCTCCCACAGGATGATGCCAAACGAGTAGACGTCGGCCATGGCATAGTCAATGTCGAGCGACTCGTTGAGCACCTCGGGCGCCATCCAGTGGACGCTGCCGATGGGCGCCGCGCCCGCGCCGTCGGCCAGGTCGGCGCGAAACTTGGTCAGGCCAAAGTCAGACACCTTGACGTTCCACTTGTTGTCGAGCAGCAAGTTGAGCGACTTGACATCGCGGTGCACAATGCCTATTGTACGCCGCCAAGGAGAAAAGGGGAAAAATGAGACACGCCGTGAAGAAGAGAGAGAGAGAGAGATGCCGATAGAGAGACGGATCGGAGCGGCGTACCCGAAGAGTGCAAAAAGTAAAGGCCCTTGGAGGCCTGGTAGGTCATCTTGGCCTTGAGCACAAAGGGCAATTCGGGGATCAACTCGTTGTGAAGCAACTGTGTCGATGCCAGCGGACGCACGCGCGCACATACACACGTACATAGATGATGAGCATCATAGAGAGAAACACAGAGACCCTGCACAAAAAAGGCAATGTAAAAGGCGAGAGAGGAAGAAAAAAAAAGAAAGAAAGAAAAGAGACCCAAGACGTACCTCGTAGAGCGAGCCGAGGGCCATATACTCCATGACGATGCACATGTTGGGCGGCTTGGTGCAGGCGGCCATGAAGAGGACCACGTTGGGGTGACGCAGGGCCGTCATGACCCTCACCTCCTCGCAAAAGTTGCGCTCCATCTCGCGCGTGATCTTGACGCCCGACATGACCTTGACGGCCACGTCGGTGCCCTTCCACATGGCGCGTCGCACCTCGCCAAAGCCGCCGCTGCCCACCACTTCGCCCAACTCCAGTTCGTCATAGGCAATCTCCCAGTCGTCGTCCCCGTTACCGCGTCGGCCACAGTAGACGACGGCGGCGGCAATGGCGATGGCGATGCAGAGGCCCACGGCCAAGAGCACGACGGCGATGGGCACGGCGATGGCGATGGCAGTGACGAGCGACGAATCGCCGCCGTTGCTGTCGTCAATCTCGCACGCAGTGCCCGTGTAGCCCTTGTCGCACGCGCAGCGCGAATCCGACGCCGTGCGCCCGGTGACGCACGTGCCGCGGTCCGAACAGAGGGTGCCCTGGTAGATGCAGCTGGCGAGCGCGCTCACGGGCGCGCCGTCGCACTCAAAGGAGGCGAGCGCGTTGAGCAGGCGCCCCCTGAGCAGGGGCGAATCGGCAGACGCGGCGGCCACGGCAAAACCCTGGCGCTCGGCGACGGCCAGCGCGCTCGGGTCGCTCTGCGTCCACCAGATGAGGTCTGCCAGGGCGGCCGCCTTGGCACAGTCGGGCATGCTCTCGGACCGGTAGGCGGCGTTCACGACGACCGTAGTTGGCCATGCCGCGCTCGTGGCAGATGTCGGGACCACCGTGTCGAGTGCGCGCAGGGATTCGGCGCCCTGCGCCAAAATGTAGGATTCGAGCGCCGCCCTCACCGACGAGACCGTGGCCGCCACCGGACTGCCGCCCGCAGTGCGCGCCACCATGGCCGCGCGCACCTTGTCGATCCGCGAGATGAGTCCCAAGTCAAACTGCGGCCACATGGCAAACGAGTGGCTGCGATCATAGAGGGCCTCGCCAACGCCAAAGGTGTCTGTCACCTCGATGGACGCATTGATCATGCTCTGGACCGGATAGCGCGGGTGCCTGCTCGGTCCCACGGCGTCGGCAAAGTCGGGCACCTCGGCGCTGAGCCACGACGTGATGAGCCAGTTGATGTCCGAGTCGACGTCGTGAACGGCGACCGTGATCGGTGCGCTCGATAGCGCGACGCCGGGGTTGAGCGCCGCCAGGGCCGGGTCGTCCCAGGTGCGTACCGCGCCCAGGTAGATGGCGGCAATGACACGAGCGTCGAGCACAAGAGTGCGAGTGAGGCCGGGTACGTTGTAGGCGGGCACCAGGGCAAAGGCCGCCAGCGGGACGACGGCCAGGTCCTGCACGGCAAAGGCACTCGCAGGCGCCTCGTTGTCGCTGTCGTTGTCGACCGGCGAGGAAGACGAGGCCGACTGACCCATGGAACCGCGCGCGCCGAGGATGGTCACGCCAAAGTCGCCGCCATAGTCGCTCTGGACGGCGACGGCGTCGGCCGACGGAGTCTCATAGTAGCCGGCCGTGGTCGCCGTCGACGACCACAGGTTGACCCACGCAGTGAGCGCCGACAGCGGCGCGCCATAGCCAATGAGAAAGTCGGTCTCAAAGGAGACGGCATAGTTGCAGAGCACGCTCTCGAGACTGTCGACCACGCGCTTCTTGAGGCTCGAGTCGAGCGGGGCAAAGCGCAGCGCGGCCATGGCCTTGGTGGCGCCGTCGTTGGTGTGCACCCAGGCCAGAAACTTGAGCAGTTCGTCGATGCGCGTGCAGTCGGGCTGCACAAACCGGTTGCTCAGGGCCACCAGGGGCACATAGGCCAGCGGCCACGACTCGTTGCCCGGTGCGTCGTAAATCTCGACGGCCAGGTCGCCGGCGGCAAAGTGCTCGCTAAAGTCGCGCATGGCCAACTGGACCGACGTGACCGAGGGCTCGACGAGGCGACCGGCACGGTTGTAGATCGACGCGGCGCGCACGGGACCGTCCACGGGCAGGTCCACATAGTCGGCAAACGAGAGGGCATAGGGCGTGGCGGCGACCCAGGCCACGCGGTCCGGCGACGAGTCGGTGAGCGCGTGGCCGCGGCCGTCGGCAACAAAGCGCAACATGCCAAAGGTGCGGTTGCGCGCGGCAAACTCGGCGGCAAACGCCGCGCTGAAACTCGACAGCGACAGCTTGACCACCTCGGCCGTCGACAGGTAAAAGTCGTCGATGTAGCCCAGGGTGATGTTGGCCGACGGCAGTCGAGACGCCAGTTCGGGGTTGAGCGCCGCGATCGAGGCGTGGTCCCACGTGGTCACGTTGCCGATCCAGATCGCTGCCAGCGTGGCGCGGTCGAGCGCGAGCGGCGGGTCGACGGCCGGATCAAACTCGGGCAGATGATACGCCATGATGACGGCCTGGCCGGCCAGCGGCAGCTGGCTGATGTTGTAGGTGACGACGGCCTGCGCGTCGATGGTGCGCTCAAACACGTTAAAGTCAACGTCAAACGACTGGAGCGTGGCCACCGACGAGCCCACTGGATCGTAGCGCATCGTGACGTCGTCGCGGGCAAACGCGTAGCCGCCGGTGAGGGCGTCAAATAGGAGCGAGGCCGACTTGGTGCCCGACCCGTTGAGGCGCACGCCGACGCCCGCGGCGGTCGAGACCCACGGACCCGACGCCACGAGGAAAAGAAGCCAGATTCTGGCCACGTGTTGTAGGCCCATCTCCGACGTCGCGGCCTTTTCGCTCCTCATCGTCTTCGTGCTCGGTGTCCTCTCGCTTGATGTGGGACGCACGAGGCCGCTGACGTGCCGGCGATGGGGTTTGCGCAGTGTCAACGTCAATGTGCGAGAGGTCGTGGAAAGAGGCGCGCGAGGAGAGACGGGTGTCAATGTTGGCTTTGCCGTTGTTGGTGTTGTCGTTGTCGTCGAGAACCACAAACGTTGGCGCGTGGGTGGCGGGGTCGCTGCGCAAAGCGGCAAAGAGGAAGGTGGGCGCTCGTTGAGATGGTCGCCGAGTCTTGAGACGTCGTAGTGTGGGGACACACACCCGCGAGGAAAATAGGGAGGCACTCAAGGGAGCGTCGGGTTCGGTCTTTGGCAGGCCGGCGGCGGGTGGCTCTCTTGGAAAGGAAAGAGCCAGCAAAGGAGAAAAAGGATGGCGTGAGCGCAGATGGGGATGCGATAAAGAGCGGTGCGTGTGTGTGCGCTCTCGGCAGTGATCGGCTCTATTTTTCTCATGCCTTTTTGCACCCTTTTTACATCGGTTGAAAAAACTCCGGTGTCCAACCATAAAAATCTAGATAAATACACAAGACCAATCGGCAAGCAGATCATCGAAAAAACATGCTCCCGCTGCCAAAAGGAAAAAATTGCCACGCAATAGTTGATCCGTTGCGAGGTTGTATCATGTCACACGGGTTTATTGGGTCAATGTCGCAACGACAACCGGCGTTGTGATAGTTGCCCATTCTTTTGATTGTGCACCAAGCCTATACCTGGCGCCAGATTGGCACGACTTTCCACGATGGTATCGCTGCATTGAGACCCCGTCGGTTTTTGTCTCTGGTCTTTTTTTTCTTTGAGAGGACCGTTTTGTGCGCCGTTTGTGTTTTTCGTGCCGTGGCGGCGGCTCTCGCTCTGTCTTGCCCTGTCGCAGCCGTGACGAATCTGGCGCCAGATATAGGCGAGTTGCGTGTTTCTGCCCCTATTGTCTTAACGAGGCCGCCATTGTTTCCTTGGCGGGTCAAAAAAAAAGGATAGCGGGCACCCAGGAAAGGCATTTTTGTCCGAGACGGCACGCCCTTTGGCGCTCCCCCAAAGGTCGTTGGTGTCCCAGCCGGCACCAAGAGGCGGAAAAAAGGTAGAGACAAAGTGAGTCTGCCGAGACGGGGCGCACGCGATTGCTTCTTCTTCTTTTCTGCTCGCGCACCGAAACAGGCCGAAAGAGCACAAGCGAAAAAAGGCAAAGGGGAAAACTGGCTTTCTTGTTGTGGTAAAAAAAGGAGAAATGCACACGCAAGAGAAAAAAGGCCTAGGCGGGCGGACGCAACGTCCGGCACGCGGCGCACACGCATCGGCCAGGTCGCGCGGGTCCGACTGGCGGCTTAAAAGCCTCGACCGCGGCGCACGCATCGTAGACGGCGACACACAGGTCAGGCACACGCGCCAAGAGGCCATCGATGATAATGCGCTTGGAATTGTCCGCGCGATCGCGTTGCGCGCACACAGCGTCCAGCGCGTGCTGCAGTTGCGGCCGGGAAAAGTAGTCGCACAGGTAGTGTACCATCTCGCCGGTTGGACAACTCGGTAAGAGGCACAGCATAGAGGGTTCGATTACGGCGGCGCGCTCCTCGACGGCAAACCGTAGCACATCGATGGAACACGATCGTAGAATTACGGGTACGGCGCGTTGCCACGGGAACGGTTCTCGGAGGATTGCGTCGACAGCGCGCACGACCCCTAGCGACGGATCAGCGGCGAGGGTCGTCCACATGGCGCCCGTGGCCACAGACGCGCAGGTCGTGCGCCGACTGACCCATGCGACGATGCTCGGATGGTCGGCGACTGCGGCGGCGCTCATCGCCGCATAGGCGTGACAGGCGTCGAGTCTATCTTTTGCGCCCGAGTCTACCATGGGAGGTTCGGTGCTGCCATTGTGCAGGGCAACAAGCCATTCGATCATGTCGCTGCGGCCGCGCGAGGCGGCTCCGACCAAGAGGGGCGTAATGTCGTCACAATAGCCGTGATCGAAAGCGACGCGCAGCAAGGGTCGGTTACCCTCGGCTGCAGCGGTCGAGAGCGCCTTGAGGATGCCGTCTCGATCTTCTTTGTTGTCGCCATTGTGGTGCTCCTTGCCGTTGGGTTGGCCGTGGCGCGACAGACTCATGGCAGTGCGCGTCCGACCGGCGTCTCTGGACGCGATGGCGTCAATAATTTCGTCTCTTCCGGGTCGCACATAGGCGTCGCACTGATTGTCGCGCATCCAAAGAAGCGCATCGGACCGGGGCGCCTTTAGGGCCGCCTCGTACACGTCACGGCCGCAACCGCAGAGGGAGCCGCGGTTGAGTCTGCCCGCCATGACGCGGTCGTGGAGGTAGGCGACCATGCCGACTCGACCCGACGATGCCGCCAGTGCCATATGGGACGCATCGTCGAAATGGGTAATGCTCTGGTGGGCGCCCACGAAATGGCCAAACATTTTGCTTCGCGTCATGACGCGGAGGGCGCCGACCCGCGCGTGCGTTAGTGCCGTCCTCAGTGCACTTTTCGCGGCCTTGGATATGCATGCGTATTGGTGCGCGCCCTCGGCACACTTGCACAGATACTCAATGTCGTCGTCATCTGTGCCGGGCGCGTCAGACGCGCCGTGCGCCAGCACACCAAGCGAATTCCAATGCCTTGATCGGGTCCGCGCCGCCAGTCGCTCAATGTCGTCGACAGTCGCTTGGTCTAAATAGAGGCGCAAAGCGGTGATCAGGTCGTCCCCGACGTCTACGTCACCGCCGGACGCCGAGTCATTCTCGTCGCTGCCCTCACTGTCGTCGCTGTCGTCGCTATCGTCACTGTCGTCACTACCATCGCTGTCGTCGCTGTCGTCGCTGTCAGCACGCGTATTGTTTCCAGTCGTATCCGGAGACGCGCGTGCGTCCTGAATAGCGCAGTACGCGCACGCGCGTCACAGGTGAGCATCGCACCGACGAAAAGCAGACAAAAAAAAGAGTGCCCGAAAAGAAATAGAGTTGCCCCGTTTTTTTAAAACAAAAAAAAGAACAAGAAGCAACAAAGAAAGGCGCCACCGCAAGCCATATACCTCGATCAGGTTGAGGACCAAGCGGACGACGTCGTCGCGTCCACCTTGCACGGCGCACGCGAGCATGCCGAGACCTGTGGCCTGCGCACGCAATGCCATGGCAGCGGCCACGAGACGTAGCGGCGCCCCCGCCGCAACCATTCGAGGCAAGTAGCGGACGCCCCACGCAACCGCAGCCTCCTCAAAGGCCACCTGGCAAAAGAGGCGCGAGGCCGCCCGCGCCGACGCCAGGTCACGCGGGTGGACGAGGTGGGCAGCGATGGTCTCGACGAGTTCTGGCGGCATATCGCCCAGGCCTGCCGATTCGCGCTCCTGCGCTCCCCGCCGCGCTGTCAAACAGACCATCGTCGAGTCTCTTGGCACGGTGGTTTCTGGGGCTGCGCATTCTTCTCGATGCCGCCCGCTCTTGCGCCACGACCTATGGCGGTGTCTTACCCGCACCGAATAGGGCATTTGGCGCCGTGCCTTGGCGAACCCATACCGCTTGGTCCGCGACCGTCCTATTTTATTGTTGTCGCCCATGGTCGAGTCGCCACGCCTTTTTTGGCTCGTGCGCGCCTGCCTCCTTTTGGTTGTTGTCTTGTTTTCGGTGGCCGGTTGGTTGGTGATGGGCCGAGTTGGGCGACTTTTAAAAAAAAAAGTCGGATCGCGCCGACGCGAAAGGTTTTTTGGCACAGACCAGGATTCCCGATGGGGAAAAAAAAGAAGGGACAATGCGATGCGCTCGCCCAATTCGGTCGGACGCCGCGCGACCAATCACGAAAAAAAAAGACACAGAAAGGAGCGCGCCAATAGACCCGATTGGCCAAGGGTGCGCATCGTCCCGTCTCCTCTTTTTTTCCCGTGTGGCCCGAGCGGGGTTGCCGCTCCCGCAGGCATCGGCGCACGACAAACTCGCACCACTTGTGTCTGTCCTTTTTTTCTGAACCGTCTCAAGTGCAAGAACGTGACCATGCACGCAGTCGGGCCGGCGCGGCTCTGGGCGGCTACGGCCATGGCGGCGACATGTGTGCTCTGCCTCTGGCTGGCATACGGAGCGTTCCTGGCATGGGCATACGGCCTGCTAGCCGCGGGTTGGATCGCCTCGGCACGTCGCCCTCCTCCCCAAAAGGCTCTTGCGCCTTCATTGTCCCATGGCCGGCGCGGTGCCAATGCTCCGAGCCGCGGCGTCCCTTTCGGCATCACAGACGCCCCCGGCAGGGGACCCAGCGATGCTGCCGCTACCACGTGCCGACCCTCTGTCGTTCCGCTCGGCTCTGCGCTCCCAGTGCCCATCGCCACCCGCCGGGCAGAGCCGACGACAACAGCGGGTTCGTGCCACACCAAGGAAGAGCAACAACGCGGATGGGGCAACGAGTGCGACACAGATCCAGAATTTGCTACGACACAATCATCAAACGGCTCATGCCCCGCCGGAGACGCCCGATCGACACCACGGAGCGCGTCGGCGACGCTATACGGTCGCCGGTTCGTCGTCACACACGCCGCCCACAGCACGGGACGCCACGAAGCCATTTATGTGCTGGCCAGCGCGTGCGCAGTGGGCATCTGCGATGTGACCGGATGCGCGCTCGCAAAGCCGACAAACGGCGGTCCCGAAATGGTCCTCATCGAGCCCGACGGTTTTGTCAGTGCGTTTTGGCGCGAGGGCCAGGTGCCGATGGCAGGCACCAAGGGACCACTCGCGCCCGGCGACTGCGTCACCGTTGCGCTCGACGCGGACGCGAGATCCCTACATTTTTCGGTCAACGGCGTCCGGGTCGCACCAGAGGTGCCACTGTCACAGGGTGGCACCTACGCCTTTGTAACAGACGACGGCGCGACGGCGTCGAGCCTGACCATGATCGCCGATCGCAAGCTGCGCCGCCCCGCCCAAGAGCCTCGCTCCGACCTCGACTGTTTCTAGGGCGCTCTCTTTGTCGACCACATCGGGTTTTCCTTTTTTCTCTTTACGTTGTCTCCCTCTCTCTCTGTCTTTTTCTTTTGAACAAAGATATCGAAAAGAAAAAGAAACTCAGGACTCGACAAGAATACATCGGGTGCGGGTGCATGCGCCGTGTCGACAAGGCGCGCTTCGTACTCCGTGGCGACATTCATTTGACGCGCAATCGTCCCTCTTTCCATTTCTGGCATCCTCTTGTTGTTTTTTTCATTACACGCCGGCCTGGTCGGGCGCCTTGTCGCGAGTGCGCACGTGGCCCGCAAACCTTTTCTCTTTTTTTTCCCATGGGCGCGGCAAAGGGACGGCCTGCACCGAGTCCGTTTGGAAAAAAAAGAGTGCAACACAAAGACACGCGAAACAGGGATTTTTCTTTTGCTATAAAACAGAAAGGCCCCATTTCTTTGACAGAGGCATGACGCCTTTTTGTTGTGTTTTGGGCAGGGCATTTTTTTGGGCAAGGTTCGGTTGGCTTTTGCCCTCTCCCTTTTTTTGGTGTGAGTTGTGCTGCGTTGTAGACCAGAGAATTAGCGCGATTGGTCTATGCGCTGCCATTGTTTGAAGGAAAAAAGGTGCGCACCAACCAACCATATGTCGGTTGCCCGCGGGGTCCGCTCGTCCCCGAAGAAACACACTAAACACAAAAGAGACTCTTCACTCAAACCGCCAGCGCCCACAAGCATCAAGATACACCAAACCCGGCCGCGCAGACGCAGCAAACAACAACAAAAAACATACAAAAAGACAGACAACGAAAAGAATTCATAAAAAAGGAGCGGATTCGTACCAAGGCATGCACCGACACACCCACGCCGATTATGATCCCCTCTTTTCGCGTGGTGGCACCGACGCACCGCTGGATGGAACGGCAGAGCCCCACGTCGCAGCGGACGCACCAGAAGCGTCTCCTTTGCGTCATCACGAGCAACGTACGGCGCCGCAGGTCGGCGCGTCGTACCCCACGGCGCACGCCAAACAGAACCAATTTGTTGCCACGGAAGCGTGCAGGGCATCGGCGCGCAGCCAGATGGAATGGTTGCTCCCGGCCATTCTCGACAATGGGTGTGCCGGCAACGAATGGGCGCTCAATCGCTATGCGCAACTGGATGCGATGGCCTATCCCCGCGACGCCGACGGCATCGCTGTGCTCGACAACCACGCACTCGACGCGCTCCTGGCCGAGATGGGCACCCTCGGGAGGTTTCTTGCGATGGCGCCCACGGGCGCGGCGGACGCCGAGACGATCGCGTGGGCTCGGCGGCGGCACGACCAGGTCGACGCTCTCTTTACCGCATGCCGGCGCCTGAGCCCGCCACCCAAACGGCCCGGCGTATTGGACGTGGTGTCGGGCTATGTCCATGACAATCCGGCCAAGGTCGGTGCCTTGTTGGGCATCGTCCTCGGTGGCGCCCTCTTTAACTCGCTCCATTGGTATTGGTGTGCGTGTCGCTGGCGAGCGTGATGCACGCACGGCGCCGACCATTAAAACAAAAAGAGCCGGCCACAGCCACGCTTGTATGATCAGCGGACATATTGCAGCCGCCCGGCAGAGCAAATAAAGAAGCAAATAGCATCACGGACACTATCCCTCAAAAAAAGGAGGCGCCTGCCTGTTTCTTGCCTCGCTCACGCGGGAAAACGAATTCCACAAAGAGGAGGAAAAGTGTCTGCTGTTGTAAAGGCGAGAAAGAGAGAGAAGAGATTGCAGAGCGCAATGCGGCCGTCGCAGTGCCTGTGGCGCCTGTGGCACGGCACCGCGCACGAGACGCCATGCCGACACCGGCGTCGAGGCCCCAGACAATGGCATTCCCGTGTCACCTGGTAAAGGCGCCATCCAGACGACGCTGTTCTCCTTCTCCCCTGCTCTTTTTTTTCCGGTTCGGCCTGTTTTTCGTGTGCGGTCGCACGACGTGAACACGCCCGTCGCCCAGAGAAACAAAAAGGAAAGAAATCGATACGAAAAAAAGGACCGACGGTGTTCGACCGCAATGGGCAAGAAGAAGAGATCCCACCACAAAGGCAGTGAGGCGCGCGAGGGGCGTGGTGACACCGGCGCCGACAGCAACGCGCCTGTTGTCGAAAACAAGACCGTCATGATCGTCGAGGCGCGACGCGCGCGCAAAGATCCTCGCGCCGTCGCCTGCCCTTTGCCTCCTGTGACGCCCCCCAACGCGGCCGACCAGGTCTTTGTGTTTGACACGTTTCCCTCGGGCACGCTGCCGATCGTGCCTCCTCCGGCCGTTCCGTGCGTGCGCCCACTGCCGTCGGCCACGTTGCCCACGTCAGACGGCCAGGTAGCGCAGACGCCGTTTGGCGCCTTGGCCGTGGCGTCGCCCAACGCCTTTGCTGGAGCGTGTGGACCGTGCGGCGCATCGCCTGTACCGCCGCCGCCACCGCCGCCGCCGCTCAACTTTTACTATTTCACCGTGCCGGGCGTGATCACGGCCAACGACGGCGTTGTCACGCCCGCCGGACCGACCGGCGGCGTGAGGATCGCCTCGCAGCCTTTCACGCAGAGCATCCCGCCGGTGGGCGTCGACGGACCCGTCCCGTTTGGCACCCTCGACCATCCCAAGTTTTTGGCCCTGAGCGAGTGCGCCTTCCCGATCGCCGGTCCGCCCGACGTCGAGACCTACTTTGAGATCGAGGCCGCGGCGTTTACGCAAAACACGCAAAACAACCCGTTCGGCCTGCCGTTTGTCGCCGACCCCTACGACGACCTGCGCCTGGCAGCGTCGGCCCTCGTCACCATCGATCTCAACACCTTTATGGTGGCCGACATGTTCCTCACCAACGGCGGCGTCTACGCGCTCTACGAGCGGCTCGAGAGCGGCCGCACGCCGGGCAACAACTACGCGTCGTTCACCGACGCGGTCAAGGTGGCGACGCGCGACCGCGCCAACCCGGCCAACGACGTGGTCAACGTGGGCATCGGGTGGACCTCGCAGGCCATCCGCTGGTACGTCAACCGGCGCGAGGTGCGGCGCGTCGACCGCATCGGCTTCCGCGCGCCCAACTACCCGCAGGTGGTGCTCATCGACCGCGGCGGCGAGGACCAGCTGGTGGTGCCGCAGTCGGTCTCGGTCGGCCTGGGCAACTTCAGCCTCTTGGACGCCTTCCGGCCCAACAACTATGCGGGCGTCTACGTGCCGGGCCTCACCTTTAACAACCCGCTGGTGCTGCTGTCGTCGATCCCCGACCTCTATCACAACCCGTTTGCCGTCGACCCGTTGACGGGCGAGTACGTGCCGTTGGCGCCCGGCGACTTTGTCGACCCGCTTGATCTGTCGACGAGCCGCATCTTTGGCCAGGGCGCCACCTTTATCGTGCGCTACCTCTTGGCCGCGCTGCGTTCCGTGCCCAAGTCGATCTAGATATGTGTATGTATGTTCATATGTGTGTATGGTGTGTGTGTGTGGTGTGTGTATGTGTGCCTCACGCCTAAAGCGGCCTCTAACACGTGCCGACGATGCGCGCACTAGTAGATGAGCAATGACGCTATAAGTAGGGGAAAAAAAGAGACATAAAAAAGCGTGCAGGCATTGGTTTTTCGGGTTCGTTCCTTTTCTGGATTTATGGTGTGTGCGTCTCGGATGCCGTGATCTTTTTTTGTGCCACATCCTTTCCACGGGGCGAAGAGAGGGCACGTGGAGCGCAAGCGAAAAAAAAACGCACGTCAAGAAATCGATTATTGTGCGAGGGGGAAAAAGGCGAGGCGCCATCAGGCCGCCGCAGCAAGCGCCGCGGGCCAACGCAAAAATGGGGTTTTGTGCGATTTGAACAAAGGAGAAAACGATCCACGTGCCTTTTGTCTCGTCAATGAGAAAAAAGTCATGTCTCTGTGGGACCACCAGAAAAAATGCGGTCTACACCTGGACGCGCCCGATGGTGGGGTTCGCACTCTTGCGAGGCCAGCGCCTGGCGACAGGCCGACCAAGAACAAAAAAAAGAGGAGGCGACTATTGGAGGATTTTGTTTTCTGTATAAAAAAAGAGCGGCCAAGACCGCGGCCGCTGGGGACAGGCGTATCTGCGACAGTCTTTTGACGGGGAAAAAAGGTAAAAAGAGAAGGAGAGGGAGAGAGAGAAGGAGGGAGAGAGCCTTGACCGCCGACAGAAAAGGCCGCAGGGAAAAAAGACAGAGAGGAATGTGCGACGATGTGCACGGTCGAGCGACATCGCAGCAGCGAACGCGCAACGCCCAGGCGGCGCAGATGTATCTCGACTGCGCGAGCGAGGCGCGCGCACAACAGCGCGCCGCCGACACGACGCCCGGACCCGTGCGCGCGTGGGAGCGTCTCGCGGGTCGCGAATCCCAGGCGACCGCCGCGCGGCGCCGCGAAGCCGCCCGTCAAGAGGCCGACTGCGCCAAACGCGCATCGGCCATATGGTCGTCCCGTTCTCTGCCGCCAAAAGGGCGTGTCGCCGCTGTCGGCTCGTGTCCCGACGCGGCGACCAAAAACGCCCACCGCAGCGCGCGGTACGGCGAGTTGGTCGCCCGGATCAACCGGGGCCGCGTCAAGCCCGACCTCGACCCCCTCTTGGTCGAACGCTACCCGTGGTGCGTCGACCGGTACCTCAACGAGGAGGAGGAGGAGGAGGCGTTGGCCCAGCGCGTAGGCCTCGATGATCGCCTCTGGCGCGTTTTCACCGGCGCCGACGATCCGACCACAAGCGGCATCAAGACGTGGACCGAGTTTGACGTGTCGACGTGCCTCGCAGAGCACAGATGGCGCGATCACATGTCGGGAGTCCATCCTATGGGCGCACACGCCCCCTCGTCATAAACCAAAAGACGGCACCATGCCCAGAGACCCCTTCTTTTTTGGACCTCCTCTTTTTTTCTCCTTTTGCAATGGGGTTTCCTTCAAAAAAAAGGATGCACAGCACAGAGGATAAAGGGCGCGCCGTCCGTAGCCGACGCCTTTTCTTTTCTTTTTTCGTCTTCTTCAACAGAGAAAATGTGTGGTTCGGATGCAGAGCGGGCGGACCAAAAAAAAGGCAAAGGCCAAACAAGAAAAGGCGGTCCATTTCTGGCGGACCTTTTTCTCCCCTTTTTTGCACACAGCCGCGCAAAAAACATGGAGTTGCCTTTTATGGTCGGTATTTCGGCCGCCAACCAACCACGCCGACTCCAAAAGCCGCACCAAGATTTTGCCCTCGTCTCGTTGGTCGGCTCCCGCGCACGCCAAAAGTCTCTACACCAAACAAACACATTCGATCGTCCTGGAAAAAGGCCGCCCACGATTCAAGCGCGACCAACATTGACGCTGCTGTGTGTGCTTGTTTTATCGTTTTCATTAAACCATTGCGTTAAAGCGATATCCCAAGGCGAGAGAGAGAGAGAGATCGCCGTACCTGTGTCGCGTGACTCAATGGACCACACGCAATCGCCACCGACAGACGCGGGTGCTGCCGGCACCGACGCGACAAAGACCACACCCGATGCCCCAACCTTGGGCGATTATGCCCGTGGCGACGGCAGCCGGCCGGCCCCAGCCCAGTCGACCGAGACCATGCCTAAATACAAACGGCCGACCTATGGAGAGACGGTCGCCATGAAGAGAGAGCACGTGGCAAGGGCCGCGCGTGTTTATCTACAGTGCGCGACCGAGGCGCGCCAACGCCAACGCGAGGGCGAGGCACACGGTGTCTCCACCCTGGCCGGGGCGTGGCATCGACTGACCGGCACCGAGACACCGGAAATTGCCGCCCATCGCCGCCAAGCCCAAACGGAAGAGGCCGCGTGCTATCGCAAAGCCGCCTCGGTGCGCGATTCGCCGTGGTGGACCAAAGGCGATGACGATGACGGCGACGCCGGCGTTGACACGGCCCCTGACACGGCCTCCAAGAATGCGCACCGTGCTGCGCGTTACGAGAGGTTGGCGTCTTACCTCGCGACTCAACACATCACCGAGAGCGAGATCGAAAAATATCCGTGGTGCATCGACATTCATCTCAACCGCGAGGAGGAGCAACTCTTTTGCAGTCGATCGAAACTCGGACGTTTGCGGCGCATTTTCACCGGCGATGGCAGCGTGCCGGGTGCGGCTACAACGCGCCGTTGGACAGATTTCAACGTCTACCTATGCATCGACGACCACCAGTATGCCGATCGCATGGCGGCAATGTAGATGGCGTGGGGTCTGTCGCCGCAAGTGTGCCGCTTTGCTCCCTTTTTCTCTTGTTTTTCTTCTTTTCGCCATTCGCAATAAAGGAGGGGGGGGGTCGGATGCGGGCGGCCGTCTTGTGTCTCTCTCCTTTTCGCCACCCGACCGACACCCCAAAGCCTTTTTTTGCCTCTCTGTTTGCCCGCTGTCTTTGTGTTTTTTCTTTTTCCTCCTCCCAAAAAAAAGAAAGACCATCGCCGTAGCGCGCGCATACTACACGCAGACGGCAAGGGCACACGCAGGAAAAAAAAGATCACAGCGAGAAAAAGAAAAATCATTTGCGCGGCGCTGACGCGTCCGGTAGGCATGCAGATGCCGTGGGGCCATCGCGTCGCGATGGCACACGACACAGAGACGGCAGCGGTCGAGCACGCGTCGTTGGCGCGAATCGACGCGCTCGGCGCGTTGCAGAAGCGCGGCATCGCCTTGCCCGACCATTTCGACGGGCGACGCAAGTGGAGACGCCTCCTCGCTCGGCCGCGCGACGCCGACGCATCGCCGGGCGATGAATGCGCCAGAGCGCTGGGCGACCGCACGGCCATCCTGACACGCGGCGCCGTGGTCATGGATCTCGTGGCGCCTCATCCGGACGAAACGGGCGCCCACGCACGCAACGCCCATGAACCGCCGAGCCTGGTCGCCCTCCATCGCGATCAACACGTATGGGGCGCACGCGAGCGATCGACCGGACAGGGTCCCTTCCAAACCGCCGACGCGCATCTCCCGGGCGCACGGCGCCTGAAATCGCTGGCCTATTACAGGCCGGCGGCGCGCGGCGGGGACGCCGCGCTAGCGTCGGCTGTCGATGCCGTGTGCGCCGAAATCTACACGGGCGGACCCGTGACGACCAGCGTCGCCGTACACGAGGACATGGCGTGGCCCGAGGTCTACCCGGCCAGTTGGGACGGGGGCATCTATGGCCACCGCACCGATTACGCGGTCGGTCCACCGCAACGGCTCGGGACCGCGGTCCTCGCCTTGGTCGGATGGAGCACCGACGCGACCAGTGGCCGCCGGTACTACCTGGCCAGGGGCGGCCCCGCTGGCGCGTTGGCCGGGGACGGCGTGTTTCGCATGTGGGCGGGCCAGTGCGGCATCGAAGACAACGTCGTCGCCGCGTTGCCCGACCTGTGGGGCGCGCGGGTGCCGGCGCGCTTCTTGCACGACGCGGCACCGGGCGACACGGCGCCCGGCAGCGCCCAGCGCACCCGCGACCTGCGCGCTGCCATGCCCTTGCACCCGTCGGGTCACACGCGCGCCTTTGTCGGGACGCTGCCCGATGCCGAGCGGTTTGCGCTGCGCCCGCTCGTCGACGCCGTGCACCTTCCCCACGACCATGCGGCCTTTATTGCCGGGCGCGCACGCAACCCGCACGAGGCGCCCGGTTCGCACGACGCCCCCTCTTAGAACTTTGTCTCTTTGCCCGTCACTGTCTCTGTCTCTTCTTTTTTTTTGGTCTTTCTCTCTTTTGCCCTTGGGATGAGGCACCATGGTCGCCCGCTGGTCCTCTGGAAAAAAAGGAAAAAGATGTCTTTGTGCTATGGAAAAAAAACGAGTGTTGCATCCCGAGGTGCCCAAATGGCACGCTCTTGCTTTTTTTTCCTGTGGCGGCGCGCTCACTTTTCTTTTCCGTTTTTTTGTCTGCGCTCGCTTTTTCGTGCCCCACAAAAAACTCGCGCTGCCACGAGCGCACACGGCCGCTTGGTCTTTCCTCTCCTTTTTCTGGTTCTTTTTGGGAGGAAAAAAAAGGAGAGCGATGGGGACGAGTGCGGTGATGGGCACGCACGTCCATCTGCGTCTCCTTGTTCGCCCATCATGGTCGCCGGCATATCCCATCGCCATTGTCCCTTTTTTTATTTTTCTCTCTTCTCTCTGCCGTCTCCCCAATGCTTCTTGCGGCATTGTCAAGGACATTGGTTTTTTATTCTCGTCCGCAAAACAACAATAATAATAATAACAATGACAACAGCGAAAGCGACAGCAAAAAAAAAAAAGAAAAAAAAGAGTGTCGAGCGCCATCGGTCCTCAGAGGGTATCGTAGAAATCATTGAGCGCCTGCAGGAGGATCACGTCCGGCGACATGGCATCGCCTTGCGCTTGCGCCCTGACCAAGTCATCGCGCGCGCGTTGGCGCACCGTGCGCCGGTCGGGCACGTTGCGCCTTTGCATAGCGGCCTCGCCAAGCGCGGGCTCGTCGGGCGAGTACCCGGCGTCGACAAGCACGCGGGCAATCTCTACCACGCGCTGGGGCCACTGGCTGGTGTCGCCCTGGTACCCCGACGGCACGCTGCCGACGGCCTCTGACGCCAGCACTTGGAGGGGGTTGCGGTCCCAGGGGCCGATGCGTGACGAGCGCGGATAGGCCGCCGTGATCCTGTCCACGATCCTGGCCGTGTCGAGGCGACGCCACGGCCCAAAGGTTGTCGACTCGTCCGCATCGGCGGCGATGGCGTCCTGGACGGGCTCGCTCTGGCTGTGCACATAGATTGCCAACGGCAGGCGCAGCGCATAGACGAGAAGGGCCTCGGGCGAGGGCCACGCCGCCGCTCCGTCGCGGATCAGACGCGCCAAGGTGCGCTCGGCACCGGCCGCCGCCGCCAGACTCAACGGCGTCGCATACGGGTAGCCCGCGGGAGAGGAGAGGACGTTATACGGCAGGTTCACTTCCATAAAGTTACTGACCGGCGCAAACTGTCCCGCGTCCTGGATCGAGGCGATGCCGACGAGCGACTGACGCGCATCCCGCGCGCCCGTCAATGTGGGAACGACAACGGGTTCGTCCAGCGGAATGCGTCCGCTCCGCGTCAGCGCCAGGGCCGTGTCGGCGTCATCGTCGGCGAGTGCGCGCAGAAAGGCATTGGCGCATCCGAGATAGTCCCGACATGCAGTGGCCGTCGCGGCGAGCGCGCGCCTCTGACGCAACTCACCTATGCGCGGACCCAGCCAGGCGAGGGACGGATTGGTCGCCGCGAGCCGTTGCACGTCTTCGAGATTCAGACCGCTTTGCGCGATGGTCTCCCATAGTTCGCCCGGCAGGGAAACAAAATCGCCTTGGGCGCTGCCACTGCCATCGCCGCCCGCGCCTTCGTCTGTGCCCTGCATTGTGCCTTGGTCTCTCCTGGTCGTTTTTTTGTGTCTCTCTTGTGCGTTTCCTTTTTCGTCGGGTCCGTCTTTGGTTTGAAAGTGCGCGAGTACGCGCGCGTGTGCAAAAACAAGGGCAAAACAGACGCTCAACACACAAGATTTGCAGCACAAGAAATCGTTCCTCGGCTCGGGGCGGTCGCGGTCGGTGCTCGTGGAACGCGGTGCGCAACAGCAGCAGACGCACGACAGCTGGGTGTGGTGGCGGCAGGCGATCTCTTTCTCTTTCTCGGCGGTCAAGTTTGGCGCTCTGGTGCGTGTTGTGCGCAGTCACGGCAAGCCGACCAGGTCGACGACGGCAAAAATTATTCCCCCCCCCCGCTCCACCCTGCGCCATTGCACGTCGGCGGCCTCTCTTTTTTTCGAGGTCAGAGCCTTTTTCCTTTCCTCTTTCTGCGAAAGCGCCTGCGCACAGACGGTGGCCGTGCGCTCCAGGCAGAGTCGCCAATAAAGCCGTCAAAACATCTGTGGAAGAAAAAAAAGAAGATGGCGATCGCAAGGAGGGAGGTCCAATGTTTTGCGCGCCTGCAATTCTTGTCCACACAAAACAATAGGCTGCAGACACTTTTTTGGGCCGCGCCTTATGGGTGTTTGGGCGGGCGGTCGCTGAAAGACTGTGGTTGCCGAATTTGTTTGTCCTCTCGCGTGTCGGCCAGGTCCGCTTGGGGGAAATATAGCCAAGCGGCCTGGGCTCTTTTTTCCCCCTGGGTCCCTCGGTGGCGACACGCCTTTTTCCTGTCGTGCGCGTCTTGCTTTTTTTTTTCTGATAATGGGGTGGCGCCCGCCATATGGACCTATTGTTGCGGACTCGGAAGAAGGAAAAGCAAGTACAAAATGGACCAAACAAAAAAGGCATGCAAAATGCAACCAGACGAAAATCAGGACTCGATCGCGCCCCCGTGAAAAAAGGAGGCGTTCTCTCTCTCTTTGTGTCACTCACCACGGCAGCACGCGCATCTCGACAAAATTGTCAATCTCCTGGGCGGTGTGGGGTCCCACGAGACCGTACTGGTCGGCGAGCGTCCACAGGGCGTCGTGATGGATGCGCGCGTCCTGCGGCACACCCAAGTTGTCTTGGAGCGCCTCTTGTTCTTCCTCTTCTTGCGCTTCGGGGTTGCCCAGGTCCGGGTAGTTGTCCTCTAGCGCGCTGATGTCCTGAAGCACGTGCGCGCCCACGTCCCTGGCGGCGATGCGGGCGCGCTCCTCTGGCGTCTTTCTCACAAACGAGAACGCATCGCCACCGCCGTCGTCGTCGTCGAGCACGACGGCCAACGCGCGCTCGTCGGGCGAATAGCCGGCGTCGACGAGCATCGACGACAGGAGCGGGCCAACGAGCGGACGCGCGCCACGCGCCGCCAGCGCGGCATCGCCCGCGAGGCCTCTCACGACGACCAGCAACGGGTTGACATCCCACGCCGACAGAGCGGGCGATCGCGCAAACGTGGTCAACAAGAGCGACACCAGAGCCACAGGATCATACGGGGCGATCGGCGCGTATCTGTCGCCGCCACGCCGAAAACCGGTGACGTTCATGGTGGCCAGGGCCTCGTTGATGACGGCCTCGGGGGTGGGCCACGGCACGGCGCCCGCCTCGATGAGCGCTTCGGCGGCGGCGGTCGACCCATGCGCGGCCGCGAGCCCGAGCGGCGTCGTCGACATGGGACGCGTCAGGCGCGCCACAGCGCGCGGCATATTTTCGGGCGAGATGGGCCACGGCCCGTTGGCGTTGGTCGTATAGGGGACGGCGCCGAGGCCGTGCCGAGTGTTAAACACGTAAACGGGCTCGCCGGTTTGCGCGCGCAACGCAAACGCCGCCTGCGATTGACCAAACGGCTGCGAAGGGTCAATGCCGCCGGCGAGAGCGCGCCGTACGCCCGCGGCGTCGTCCCGCGCGATAGCGCCCACCAGCGCCTCAAAGCATGCATTATAGTCGCCGCAGCCGCCTCCTGTAGGCGGTCTGTTGATGTCGTCGTCGTCGTAGACAAGCCTCGGCAGCGCGGTCGCTACAGGTCGTTGCATGATCTCGGTGCGCACAGGACGAGCGGCGGTACCAGTGGGCGATGATCGTGCCTTGGGTGTTGTTTTTTTTATCTTTTCGCCTGGCGGCCTCCTTCTCTTTCCCTTTCCCTTTTCCGGTATGTCCTAAACCCGGGATCAGGATGGCTGCGGCGCGCCAAAGAGATGGCTTTTTTCCTCCTGTGTGTAAAGAGCGAGAAGGGAAAAGAGAGAGAGAGCAACACAACCGCACTGTCTTTTTGTGTGCGCGTGCTTGCAAGGTTTGCTATTGCCTTTGGAGAGCGACCACCCCTGTGTTCGCGATGCTGTCGAGCACACAAGCGCCTCGTGCGACCACGGTTGTCCCCGCCGCCGCGTGCTTCTTTTGTTGTTTTTTTTCGCCCACCCACAAGGCGCATATCTGTTTCGACAGCGGAAAAGAAAGGCCTGTGGCCTATGAACAAAAAAAGAAAAAGAGAGAAAGAGATCCCACAACGCGCCCCACGCGACGTGCCAGAGAAAAGAGACATGCCGGCTCGATCGTGCCGATGAATGTCGTGGCACGAAAAAAAATTTGCACTTGTCCGCTAGCATCGTCCCCGCGGCCGCAGGCGAAAAAGTGGGACAACCGCAAATCATGCGCGTGCAAAGGGACCGAGGCGCCGCAGGTCTTTTTTCTCCCTTTTTTTGCTCGGCGACGCAAATTTGCTCGTGGATGAGCCACACACGCCGAATATCGAAAAAATGCGACCTCGGGGCTGTTTGATTTTATCTTTTTTTCTCTCTTTTTTTTTTGATACAAGCACATTGGGTCGAGCGGGCGGCGACCTTTTGGTTTTGTCTGGCTTCTCTGCTCGGTGTTGGCAGTTCTCTTTCTTGCCCTTGTTCGCGAGGACGCCTCGTTGCGGCCTTTTTTTCCCCGCCAAAAAACAACAAAAAAAAGAAAAACTGGCTCTGGGCAGCGGCGGCGGCGCCGATTAGAAAAAGGTATTGCTCAACCCGAGGACGTCCTCAAAGCCCGACGAAAAGGTGTCAAACGTGCCGCCGAGCACACCGCCATTGACGCCGATGCACCCCGATGCCGGACCTCCGAATACGCTTCCAAAGGCGCCGCCACCCACACACGGCGAGGCGCCAAAGGCCGTCGCGCCCAGCGCACCGCCCACGCACGGCGAGGCCCCGAACGCGGTCGCCCCCAGCGCGCCGCCGACACAGGGCGAGGCGCCAAAGACGCTCGTGCTTAGTGTGTTGCCCACGCACGGCGAGGCGCCAAAGACGCCAGCCGCGCCCACACACGGGCTCGCGGCCACGGCGCCGAGCACGGGCTGCGCGGGCGCAAAGACGGCGGCGACCGGCGCCACGGGTACGCAGCACCGGCACGGCACCGGGCACACGATGCGACGCCGTCGCTGGATGCCGCAGTCGAGCCCCGTCGGCAGCGATCCCGACGGGAACGACGAGCCGGGCGCGATGCGACTGCCGGGCGCCAGCAGGACCGACCCGGTGAGAAAGGTCACCGCGGCCGACAGCGTGATCTGCTCGGCGATGACCACGTCCGAGGGCATGGGCGTGCCCGGCAGGATGATCGAGCCCGCCGAGATGACGGTGCGCGCCGCGAGCACGCTGCCGGGTCCGGCCGTGACCGACGCGCCCGGCGGGACGACGACGTCAAACGGCAGCGGCGTGTTGGCCGGGAAGCGGAACGTCGCCGGCAGGATCGATGTGGCGCGCAGAAGCGCCGTCTGGCCCGTCCCGATTTCGATGGGCGCGCCCAGGGTGACGCGCACCGGCAGCGGCGTGTTGGGCGGGATCTCGAACCCGACGGGCAGGACGGTGCCCACGGGGAGTGTGGTCGACGCTGCGGTCGTGGTCACGTCGGCGGGCAGCGTGAGCGATTCGGTGAGCACCGAGCCCGCCGGGATGACCGTGCCCGGCGCGAGCACCGAGCCAGTGGGCGCCGTGAAAGGCGATCCGGTGATGACGATGTCGGCCGGCAGCGGCGTGTCGGGGTTGATCACCGTGCCGGCCAACAGCAGCGTGCCGCTGGGCAGCTGCGACCCGGCCGGGAAAAAGGTAAAGATGCTGATGGTGCCGGCGCTGACCAGCGTAAAGGTCTCGCCCAGCGTCGAGTTTTGCGGGATGACAAAGCCGGCGGGCAACTGGGTGCCGGCGTGGATGCGCGTCCCCGCCGGGAGCACGGTGCCCGCCGGGACGATCACGCCGCCGCGCAGGACCGACCCGGGCGTGAGCGTGATCTGCGTCGACTGCGTAAAGGTCGTGCCCACGGGGATGGTGAACGGCCCGGTGAGCGTCACGTTCTGCGGCAGCGGCGTGTTGGCCGCCAGCGGGTTGGCGTTGAAGCCCGGGATGGTCTGCGTCGTGGTGAAGGTGGTGCCCGCCGGGAGCACGGTCCCCGTCGCGGCAAAGATCTCGCCCGTCGTGGCCGACCCGGTGGGCGTGGGCAGCGTGAGGCCCGACGGCCCGACGGTGATGGCCGACGTGCTGCCAACGGCAAAGGCCGCACCGACAGTCGTCGAGCCGCCCAAGACGAGTTCCGACGTAAAGGTTGTGGCCGCCGTCAGCGTCTGCGCCGACGGGAACGGGAATCCGGCGGGCAGCGGCGTGCCGGGGATGAGCACCTGGCCGGGGATGAGCGTGACGCCCGTCGGGAACGTGGCCGTCGACGTGAGCGTGACCGACGTCGGCAGTTGGATGGGCGCCTTGAGCGTGGTGCCCTTGGCCAGGGTCGACCCCACGGGGAAGGTGAGCGGCGCCGTCAGCGTCGTCGGGGTCGTGATGCGCACGTCGAGCGGCAGCGTCGACCCCGACGGGAACACCGTGCCGGCGCGCACCACGGAACCGACCGGCAGGGTGAGCGGCGCCGTGAGGGTGGTGCGCGCGGCGATCGCCACCTGGCGCGGCACCGTGCTCCCGACGGCCAACTCGGTGCCCGTGGGCAGCGTGAAGCCGGGTCCAAAGGTGACGTCGCTGTCCAAGGTGAGCGGCGTCTGAAGGGAGAAGGCCGAGTTGAGGCGCGACCCGGCGGCGATGATCGACCCGCCCATAAAGACAATGCCCGCCGTCGTCGGCGTGGTGGGCACCGTAAAGGCCTCTTGCAGAGCGGGCAGCGTCGTGCGCACGCGCACCGGATCGGGCAGGACGGCCCCGCGCGGCAGGCGCGACCCGGCGGCGAGCACGCTGCCTTGGGCGAGCGTGGAGCCGGCCGGGATCGTGACGGTACAATTGACCGGGATGTCTCGACTGATGGTCGCCATATGTCTGTGTATGTCTGTGCGTGGTTTTTTTCTCGCTGTGACAGGCACGTGTGTTGTTTGTGGGTGTCTGTATGCACACGTGCGGTGTGTTGTTGTCGGTGCCCGGTCCAGATAGCCGGTGCGCACGCCTCCTTCCTCTCTAGGGCGCGGCGTTTTTTCCGCCCTTGGGGGCAATATCGAGCCACCTCTATGGGCGCAGGGCCGTGCTGCCGTGTGTGCTCACGCGTCTTGCTCTCTCTCTCTCTCTCTCTCTCTCTCTCTCTTTTCTTCCTCTCTTATGCCCCGGTCTCGCGCCGCGTGGACGCGACTGTGCCGGCAAAAAGGTGACCCGCCATTTAGGGCGATCGCCCTGCAAGTCAAAAAAAAAGAGAGAGAGGGTGCAGAAAAAGGCGACGCAACAAGAAACACAAAAACGAAAGAGAGAGAGAGAGACAAATGCGGTCATGCAAAGGGAGGAAAAAAAGTGGGCCGACGATGTCCTAATCGTGCTCCTTGTCCTTTGCCGGTCGCATCAATCGGCGCCCTCGCTTTTAAAAAGAAAAGAAAATGCGCCGTGTTGCCGTCGTGACTCGTTGTGGTTCTTTGGCGGTGCCTCGATGAGAGGCAAGAAAGCGCCACAGCGTCGCCACTCCATGCCACGAAAGACAACCGCCCGTGGGAGCCACCACCACCAGGCTTTTTTCCCAGCATGCCTCACGCAGAGGCACCAACCGCGAGCGCCCGCGCGCGCACACACACAAGGCTTTGGTTTGTGTTTATTGTTTTTTTATGGTTTGGTGATGAGGAAGAAAAATAGAGCAATATTTTCCTGAGCAGATACTTCGGACTCTGTCGTTGACCACAGTGCTGCCCTTTTTCGCCCACGCCACCCACGAGGTTCCGGTTACGGCATTGGAGAAAGGACACCGGCGCCGCATTGCGGCGATGCAAACGGGTGGGCCGCGAAAGGAAATCATTAAAAAAAGAGAGATTGCCCTGCAACAAGGCACACGCACGCACATAAACATGGGAAAGACCTGTTGGGGCGTACACCAAAGAAACGGCATTTTTTTCAGGATGAACAGGATACTTTTTTTTTTCAAAAAAAAGAGGGCATGCAGCAACAACAACAGCAACAGCAAAAAAACGAGTGTGACAGTGATCGTCTAGGGCAGGTCATCAACGACGATTCGATAGCGCATGCAACGTCGTCGTGCGGCGGGGATATCGAGCGTGTGGATTGCCCAGCGCCGCTGAGCCGTAACGAGCGCCTCGGCCGTCTCAATCAAAAAGAGACCACCGGTCGCACACTCGTGATAGACGTGCACGTCCCGAGCGCGGTCGTCGCGATGCCTCTTAAAGGTACCGTACAGGAGGCGCGCCATCCGATAGAGCCATAATAGGTCGACGTCGAGCGGCGGCACCGTCGCGATGGTCACGTCGGCAACATCGCCGTCGTCCTTTATAACAAACTTGATACATTGCGCCCATAGGATGCGCCTCCAGCGGCGCGATGGCCTTATAGGGGTGTCAAAAAGGCATGGCGGCGCGTCGTGGATGGCTGATGTCGAAGGCGACGTTGTCGGTGTCGATGATGCCGAGCGCGATGACCTCGATGATGACACGGATGATCGGCACGATGATATAGGTGATGTGGGCGATATGGGTGGTGATGACGATGCCGAGGATGGACTAGACGAGAGAGGACACGCGTGTGCACGGCGCGCATGAACAGACGGCGAAAGGGACGAGACGGACCCGTGAGACCACGTTGTCCCCGGCGCGCGCAACAACTCCAAGGGCGACGCCAGAGGTGACGGCCCGAGAATCGATGACGGAGACGGCGGAGGCGATGATGCAGGCGGTGAGATGGTCGATGTTGTAGATGATGACGACGATAGAGAGACGGATGAAAAAGACAGGGATGACGACAGCGAGAGTGACGACGACAGAGTCTCACGCGATGATGTGCTCCGAAGCGAGCGCGCCGAGGTCAACGGCGACGTGCGCTGCGGGATCGATTCGCCGTCGTCATCCCTGCGGTCGGTGCGGTGGGACCTGGCCCACGAGGCCAAGTTGCGCCACACCGACCGCGGGGAGCGGGCAACCGATGACGTCGACGACCGGTTGGTGGCGCGTTGACTAGACGTCGGCGACGGTTTGGTGTCGGTGTCCTCCTCGCCGGTCGACAGGCGGACTTGCGTGCTGGCTGGATAGAACGCGCGGTGCCAAAAGCGTCGCCTGATCGCTGCTGTCCCGTTTGTGTCGCGTTTGGCGGCGCGCGCGCAAAGTGCCTTGATGGCGTTTTTTGTGTGACGGAGCAAAAGGTCGCGTCCCCAATCGGAGCGAGAAAAGGCTGCTTGCCTGCCTCGCGCAAAAAAGCGCCCAAGCCAAGGAAAAAAAATCGAAAAAAGGCAAACAAACACAACGGGCCGTGGGGTCCTCGGCGCGTCGCAATGACCGGAAAAAAAGGGCTATAGAAAAAAAAGGTGACGGCAAAAGGAGAAGCGGCGATGCAAGCACACAGGGAGGAAAGCAGGTCGGTAAAAAAAAGAGTGTGTGCTCTTGCTAGGTTACGCGCCTAAAAGAGGCGTCCGTGCCTCGTGTGTATGTGCGAGAAGAAGCCGAGAGGGACAAGAGGTCGTATCAAGTGCCAAAACAACACCAACACAACTCGCCAAGCTGAACTTGACCGAGGCGGCGGCGGCCGACGGGTACATGATGTCGCGGTCCAATCAAGGCGGGGCAAATAGGGCACTGCGGCAGCGCGTTGACCGGTGGCCTTTGTTGCCGCGGAAAAAGGAGACGGCGCCGGCGGTGGGCGCTTTCGTGTCGCCACACCATCGCGGTTTAGCATCTGCACGCAGCAAACACGCAACGGTGGACTCGTGACCGAAGACGCACGCAGCAAACACGCAACGGTGGACTCGTGACCGAAGACGCACGCGGCATACGCGCGCGCTCATTTTCATTTTTTTTTCGCACCATTTTTCTCTACACTAAAACGCCCCGTCGGTGGTATCCCCTTTTTTTTATTGGCGAGCAGGCGCCGACCGCCAAGAGGCGAAAAATAGAGAGAACGGCCAGAGCGACGGCGGCGACGACATGGCGCGGCTGCTTCAGTCCACGCGGCGGAAAAAAGAAGGGGCACCGATCGTCCCGATGCGACGCAATGGCCCAACCAAGGCAGACGGCAGCTTTTTCCCTTTTTCATCTGCCGACTCAAAGCGGTCTCTTTGTGCCGCCTCTTGCCGCCAAAAAAAAGGTGAAAGACAAGACCGCGGCGGCACCAAAAAAAAGACGGCGCGCAATGGCAGAGGCGCCGCCCGCCTGGGGTCCACGCTTTGGGTGCCTCGTGTGTTTTCTCTTTCTTTTTTTTGTGGTAGTAGTAGGACTGTCTTGCCATGCAAAAAAGATACGCATAGACGAGAGGGCGGCGCCTAGTTTGGGAAACCATGGGCCTCGCCAAGCGCAGCCGGCGTGCCGCAAGGCGCCATCCGCGCCGTCGCCGGCCTCCGCGACCGGAATCGTCCGATTCAGACACGTTTATGTCGACCCTCTTTTCCTCGTCCTCTTCGAGCGACAACTTCCCGAGCGATGACTCGGGTGACGATCGTCGGCACCGTGACCGCGTCACTCTGAATGGTGCTCGTCATGACGACAATGTCAGGAACGGCCAGCACGACCAGCCGCCCAAATCCGTCGACGTCGCACCACCACCGATGGCGGCCGCCAGCGTGCATCGGGCAGACGCACACGTGGACGAGCCAGGGCGCGACACGCCACACGCACCCGTGGCGCCGCCGCAACCACATCATGTATCCGAGGTTGCGATGCGCGATAGCGCGACGCTGCATGTGCCTTCCGTTGCGTCTTCTGCTGCTGCCGCCGTTCTTGGCGGGGCCGCGATTCAGGTGCCTTTGGGCGCGACGGTCTCTGCGTACGCCGCGGTACCCACTGTCGCGCAGCCTCATCCTGATTCCATAGCAGTAGCAATGGCACCGCCGCCGTTGGCGCCTCTCTTGCTACCACCCGGGCCACGACCGGCGTTTACCATACTGCGCCAGGCGACGCTCGCGGCCACGCGCGAATACGCGGCGCTCCCGACGGTGAGACCCTGGCGCGAACTCGCGCGCGCTGCCGACCCCACCGGTCGAATGGCGCTCGACACGCATACCGTGTGGTGCAGCGACGATGACGATGACGCCGCCGACGGCGCGCTGTTGACGCTGCCGGCGCGTTTTGACGGGCGGCGCCGATGGGGCAGGCTCCTGACGCCACCCGGCGACCAAGGGCTCTCGGGCGCCTGCTGGGCCTATGCTGTCGTGTCGGCGCTCGGAGACCGCGCCGCCCTGTGGACGCATGGAGCCGTGCGCCCCTGGTCCGACGGCATACCGCGGCCGCGCGTGTTTGGCGGTCTATCGGCGCGCGACCTCATCGATCGCGATTTCGATGCCCTCACCGACGCCCAGTCCGAAGGCGAGGCCGCCGTTGTTGCGGCCAACCAGGCCCACCATGGCACCCGCCACGCCGATTACGGCCACACACTGGCAGGCGCACTAGAGACCCTCTACGTCGACGGTGTCGCGGGCCAGGGCGGATGGCGCTGCCGCCCGCTGGCCTACTATGGACTCGCGGCTGCGACACAGGCCGACATCAAGGCTGAGATCTTTGCGTGGGGTCCGGTGGCGTCTGCGTTTGCCCTCTACGAAGACTTTATGTATCCGGCCCGCTACCCGTCGAGTTGGATCGGCGGCGTCTACCGTCACGACCCAGAGGCGTGCCGCCAGGTCTTTGGCGGCCACGCCGTGGTGCTGGTGGGCTGGTGTGAGGCATGGCTGCCGGACCGTCATCCACGACCGTCCATGCGTGCCCTCTCGACTGCTGTTGCTTCCGATCGCCACCCCCACCACCCGCCCCACCAGGCGCTGCATGGTCCCTATCCACAGCGGCACACGGCAGAGTCGCCGGTCTATCTGTCGGCGACAGCGGAGCACTCGACGAGCAAGCACACGTGCTGGATCGCGCGGCACGCATGGGGTCCCACGTGGTCCGGCGCTGCCGTGCACGGCGACGGTCACTTTGTCATGGTGGCCAATCAGTGCCACATCGAGGCCAACGTGGTGGCGTGCGTGCCCGACATCCACGGCATGAGTCTCGACCCGCGTGACGCCCACCGTGTCGCGCCTCCTTCGGCCTCGGCGCGCGCGCGTCGCGCGACAAGCGGGTTCAGACCGAGCGCCGACCTGCTCGGACCGGATCGTATCGATCCGGCGCTCCTGCCCGACATGTGCGCCTTTGTCGCCGGCGAGGTCCATATGCCCGACGATAACCCTGGCGCTCGCCACTACCACGACAATGGCACAGAGTATGCCGGCGGTCACCGGCCACCGTCTGATGCATGGACGACGGCGCTGAGGCGCGCCTGGACACCGCTGGGACGCGAGCACCCACATGCCGTTGCCGTGCTAAAAGAGGCGCCGGGCGACGATGGGCAAGACGCAAACAACTCCACACACGCACACGCGACGGACGCACGGGACCCAGACATGCTTTCAGAGACATTATCGTCCCACATGCCAGTGGGCTACCACTACCGTGGGGAAGAAGACGCCGCGCCCTTTGGCGCGAGCGAACACGTCACATACGACCCCCACTCTGGTCAGCGTCGCGCGGGCGACAGTATCTCTTTTGCTCTACACCAAGTCCACGGTCGACACGGCGTCGCCGACAATGCCGGGCGGCGCCACGAGGACGTGTACCATAGCAACAGCGACGCTGAACTCTCGGACGACGAGCGGCGCCTCGATGCGCACCATCGCGTGCTGCGACAAGGTCAGCGCCGGCGGACCCAACCGCGAGCATGGGCTGATGCGACGCACCACCAGGACGCCTGGTGAGCCCGTCCATGTCTTTTTTTTTTCGTGACAAAAAAGTGACCTTTTGTTCTTGAGAGTCTGGTTGTCCCTGTTCCCCCCCCCCGAATGTGCTTGTGTTTGCCCCTCCCCAACCCGGAAAGACAGGCAATCCTCTTTTTCTTTCTTTTTTCGCATGCATTACGGCATTCACTGGACGTATGAACATCGCTATTTTTTGTGGTGCACATGCGGCGTGCTCAAAGGACAAAGAGAGAGACCACCTGGACCTTGCTGCAACGAATCCCAACACGCCATGGACCTAGTCAAAAAAAGGGGCTACAAAAACGCGCCAACCAGTCGCCGTGTCTTGCCACGGCAGCGCGCCCGCACAAAAGGAGGCGCGCCTCGTAGAGACGCAACAAAAAAACAGTCAAGAAAGAACCATACCACAACAGCGACCGCGATGGCCACCGACGAAACCTGTCAGCGATTCAATCGCTTTCTGCGCGAAAAGACCGAGGGCAACCACTATTTCCGAGGCGACCTGCACGAATGTTATGTGGAGCGTGCCGCCGATACGCAGGGCCGCCAAGTGAGGGCGGTCGAGTGGGAATGCGACTGGAAGCGCGGCATTTTCAATTTTGTTGAAATCAAAGGGAGCGTCAACGACCAAGCGACCGGCGATTTCGATCTCGACGAACGCTGTTTCTGAGTGGCGGCGCGCGCGCGAGTGGCAGGACCGCCCTATGGCCTTTTCTCTTTTGTTCCTTCTCTCTTAAAAAAAGGAAAAATGAATAATTGCACTTATTTTGTTGCGAAGAAAAGGCAGGCCCGTTTATTGCGGGTGACGCTTCATCTCTGTGCGCGTGTATGTGCCAATGTCCCCGCGTGAGCGCAATCCGGCGGATTGCGGCCCTTTTATGGAGAGATGGGCGCTCTCTTCTTTTGTCTGTGTTTTGGTCTGTCCTTTTGGTCTGTGCAGACAAGATACGTCGCAACATACCGGCACGACCACAACAATAGAAAAAGAATCTTTTCCAAAAAAAGATAAACACCAATCTCAGCGAGCATCCCCTTTGTCTCGTACATTTTCCCCCTCGCGTCGCCTTTGTGTGGTCACAAGGCCAAAGGCACCGCGAGCGACCCGACAACCAAAAAACCAAGACCCACCGGGACCACACCAATAGACAAATGAAGAAACACACCTCCCGTGGTTGCCGTCAAGACTAGATGCGCGCAACCTCTTGATAACCCTTTCTCCGCCACTGCGTCGCGCCCCCGTTGCGCTATTTTGGCCGCGGTGTTTTTCCCTTTTGCGCCTTTTTTCCGATTGACCTGTTTAGGACCACGCGACAATGCAATCCTTTGTACGCACAATGGCAAAAGGACGAGATGGGAAGAATGGCGCTCATCGCCGGTGGCTCGTCGCCCCTACAGGTTGTTTGCCGTCTTTTTTTGCCTTGTCGGCGTTGTTGGGTCGTCGAGTATAGTAGACCAATAGAAAGAGGACACGCGACGGCGCGATACGACAGCGTCGGAAAGGCGAAAAGGATAGCAAGACGGACCTAGGCGCTCTCTGCGATGTGGCGACGGCACACTTTTCTTTTCCAAAGAAAAACAAGCGGCTTGACCCCTGTGCATTGGGCGCCATTGCGACGCATGCCTGCGTTGTGGTTTCTCCTTTTATACGAGTATCCTTTTCTTTTCTTTACGTATTCGGGCGGGCCTTTGTGTCTCCCTCTTTTTTTCTGAAAGGAAGGTTTGTGTTCGCCACACGTTGTTGCAAAGGCCACCGCAAGATGACGACAAGAAAGAGCGAGAATGGATGATTGTATTTCTTCTCTTTTTTTGCAAAAACAAGAGAGCGCACGCCCGCGACTTTGAATGTGCGAGGCGCCCTATTTGGCGGGTTCAAAGTACCACCCGCGCTCGGCCACGCCGCACAGGGCCGACAACACGACAGCCGATCCGGTGGCGTCCGGGGGACGCGCACACCCGCCCAGCGCCGCGCTGTGCAAGGTACCCGGCACGGCGCCTTGTCCCGACGGATCGGTCGCCGGTATCCACATGGCCCCTTGCGGGAGGGTTGTGCCCGGCCGCGCGACACCGGCGACGAGGTTGGAACCAACGTCCGAGGCACTCAAAAAGAGACCGTCGGCGGTGGCCAGGGTGCCGCCCACGGAGCCTGGCGTCGACGACGGCGTAAAGGTCCACGCCGGTGCTTGCGCGGCGGGCAAGAGCATGACCATGCCCTCTTGGCTCGCACCGAGGTAGAGGCCCGTGGGCGCCCAGCGCACGCGATACGCGCCGGCGGCGAGTTGGCGCCCCACCGGCACGAGAGGCTCGACGTCGACGCCGCCCGTCTGTTGGGTGCGACGTCTATCGCGCTCATAGATGAGGATCGCAGCTGCGAGGGCCACAAGGAAAAAGACACTGGCGGCGACGGCGATCCACGCCCACGGAGTGCGCGACGGAGTCGCCAAGGCTGCCGTGGGCGCAGGCGTCAGCAGGACCACCGGTGCGGTATCGACGGTCAACGACATGTGGGTTTCTTGGTGGCGGCGTCTCTTTCCCGCGCTGGTACGCGCATTGCCCTGTCAAACCCACTGCATGCGCCCAAAAGGAAAAGGGGGGGGGAAGAAAAGAAACAAAAACATATCTCAGATAAGGAGCGGCAAAGAGACGCAAGGGACACTGCCGGTGGTCGTCCAGAGACGCCAGCGCGGTCTCTTTTTTTTTCTTCATTTCTGTCGTTGTGTGCGTGCGTTGGGCGGAGTGGGCCGATGGACGCCGGACGTCCATCGGTCGGCCACGTGACAGGGTTTTCTGCGCGCCCGTGGGTCTGGCGCTATTTTGAACCTCTCTGTTTTTTTCTTGAACCGAGCCAGTGCGAAACAAAAAAAGAAAGAAGCAAGGAGGAAACCACGGGCAACGCGCCGGCGCGTCGCCACCGACACATTTTCGTTTTCTTTTTGCTTGGCGCTCCGTTTGTAGACGTCCGACAGCGTCATCATGCTGGCGCCCCACGAGGGCAAATCGGCGGCACGCCCAGAATGCACAGGCTGAGGGAACTTTTGCGCCGGGGCACACAAGAAATCATGGGCGCGTTAGACGACGTCTTTGTGGTCGACGAGGGTCGGCCGCACGAGCCGTGTCGGTCGCGGTTGCTGGGGGAGTTGCTGGCGCTGCCTCAGCCGCTGGTCCTCCGCGGCGCCACGAGCAAGAAGCCGCAATACTACATCGATGTGACCAGGGCGACGCTGAGCCACGCCCGGATGCCGATTGTCTCGGCGTCGTTTTTCGTCGACGACTCGATCACTACGGACAAACTCGTTGTCCTCTGGGGCCTCACCCACGGCGGCAACAAATGGCACATTCGCATTGAAGAGGCCAGCAAGGGACGCGATGGCCAGCCGACCTATGCGGCCACCATCAAAATGGCTGGCACCGTTTTTCAACATCGCGTGGTCGTGCCCTCGTCGCGCCCCAAATAGGAGGCCAGAGCCTGTTAATAATGGAAAGCGGCCTCGTACGGATTTTTTAAGCGCCAACAGGACAGAGGCATAAAGGACGTCGGCCAACACGCAATCTTTTCTCCTCCTTGTCTGTGCAGCGGTCTTGAAAGAGCGAGATCGGAACAAGAAAAAAAAAGGAAATCAATGGGCAGGGCATCCCTCTGTTTTCATTATCTGTTTTCGTTTTAGAGATAAAAAAATACGATCCTTGCGCTGGGTCACAGGGAGCAGAGCGCCCTGTAGAGCACGTCCCACACTTGGCACAGACACCGGCACGGCCCGCGACCGATTCCGACCAAGGACGCCGCGTGGGCGGCGGCACTGCGCGCCAGTGGCGTGCATGGTTGGCGTGATAACCAAAACAGACGGTGCAAGCCGACGATGCGGTGCAGGTCTCTCGGCAGACGCGAATAAGGAAGCGGGGCGTCGACCGGCACAGAGGCGACCACCGCGGCTGCGGCAAGATTCAAGAGCGTCGTATGCCTCACTCGCTCTGCGTAATGGGCCACGTGAACTGCAGCGGTGTCTGGAATGGAGGAGACGTGAAACAGAGCCGACGCCATCCGAAGCGCCCTCAGCGTCACGTGGTCCGTGTACGACACAATGTGCGCGATCACGTCGTGCGGTATGTTGTGTATGGTCGTCTGCATCGCGCATGTGTGTAGCCGTAATCACACCCCCCTCCCTCCCCCGCCCAACATGGTGAGCCTGTTTGGACCGTTTCTCTTTTTTTTTTTACTCGAATAAGAAAAAGGGACCAGTGCCAAAGACGACGGACAAAGAGCCAACCACAACCACGCCACTTTACTGGTTGTCTGGGCGACAATCGCACACAAAGACAGAACAGGCCGGGCGGCCTATCGTCTTCCGACCTTTTTTGGGTGCTACGAAAGGGGCACACACGCCGCCCTCACGCCCTCACAGATTTTCTCCCTTTGCAATGCGGGCTCTTTTTTTCTTGGCTAATCGTGCGATATGCGCGCGAGTTCACGCGCCGCCTTGTTCCCGACAGAAGAAAAGCGGGGTTGGCGCTATCGCACAGGTCGCCCGTAGAGGGAGCGTGCGCGCGACACCACCGAAAAAACCACATGGCGTTAATGTAGCAGAAAAAAATTACGTTTTTCTTTTTAATTCTGGTCGACTTGGGCAGCCAAAAGGCGCCGCGCAAGTATCCACTCGTCCTTTTTGTGACAAGAACGCGCAAAGCACACAGGACGGCGCAGAGAACCACGCGCACACACAACAAAGAGGGATTGCAGTATCATTTTTATTTCTTAGAAAAGACATTCAGAATTCGGCTGTGAGGCAAAATCCCGCAGAGGTCGCCGCATTCTCTTGCTCTTGGGTGCCGGCGGCCGCGGCGGTGGGACGCACGCCCGCCTTGGCATACTCGCCGACGCGTCGCTCGAAAAAGTTGGTCTTGCCGTCGAGCGAGATCATCTCCATCCACGAGAACGGATTGGCCCTGTTGTAGTGTTTGGCACAGCCGAGCGCCACGAGCAGCCGGTCGGCGACAAATTCAATGTACTGGCACATGAGATCGGCGTTCATGCCGATGAGCGCCACCGGGAGCGACTCGGTGACGAATTCCTTCTCGATCTCGACGGCCTCGGTGATGATCTGCAGGGGCACGTCGGTCGGCGGCCTGTTGACGAGCATCGAGTAGAGGAGGCAGGCGAAATCGCAGTGGAGCCCTTCGTCGCGCGAGATCAACTCGTTGGAGAAGGCGAGGCCGGGCATGAGGCCGCGCTTCTTGAGCCAAAAGATGGCGCAAAAGCTGCCCGAGAAAAAGATGCCCTCGACGGCAGCGAAGCCGATGAGACGTTCGGCAAAGGTGTCGAGGCCGGGCTTGTTGATCCATCGCATGGCCCAGTCGGCCTTTTTCTTGACCGACGGCATCGTGTCGATGGCCCGGAACAGATAGTCCTTTTCGATGGGGTCCTTGACGTAGGTGTCGATCAAGAGCGAATAGGTCTCCTGCATGCATGCATACACACACACAAAGAGTAAGCGTCGACAGAGGAGACATTTTGGAAATGGCATGCGCTATCGCGAGCGCAGCATCCCACAGTTGTTGTTGTTGCTGCTGTTGCTGCATCGACGCACACCACCAAATTCTTTTTTGGGTAGAAAAAGCGGGCGCACGCAAAAAAAAACAGAGCAGGGCAAGATACCGAGTGGACATTCTCCATGGCGATCTGGAAGCCATAAAAGAACCGCGCCTCTGGCACTTGCACCTCGGTCATAAAGCGACCGGCGAGGTTCTCGGCAACGATCCCGTCGCTGGCGGCGAAAAACGCCAGCACGTGCTTGATGAAATGGCGCTCGTCGTCGGTGAGGCGCTCCCAGTGCCTCATGTCGCCGCTCAGGTCGACCTCTTCGGCGGGCCAGAAGGAGGCCTCGGCCTTTTTGTACATCTCCCATATACGCTGGTAGCGTATGGGGAACAGGACGAAACGGTTGGGGTTTTCGCGTAGCAGAGGCTCGTCGCTGGCGTTGGCGAGCGCGACCGTGCTGAGCGCCGTCTGCTCGGCATCGCTTGGTTTCGTTGTCCTTGCACCCGGTGCCGTCACGGCGGTCATCGCGTGTGTGCTGTCGATGGTCTCGCTCATGGTCGTTGTTATCGCGACGGTCTTTTGTCTTGCTGTGATCCCTCGTGCAAATGCGAGGGGTACGCGCGCGCTCGCGCGGATGGAGACAAGAGGAGAAAGGCGTGTGCGCCCGCACGGTCGCGATCGGGGAGATGGAGGAAAAAATAAAAAACACCCGCGCGTGCCTTTTTTTTGAGCGGGAGCGGTCGCGCGCATGGAACTCGCTACGACTCCCTCTTTCTTTCCTTCCGTATCCCTCTGTTTTGTTCCGGGTGCAGCGCCCGCGGTCGGATCGCGCTGCGTTCATTGGCTTCTCTTTTTTTTTGCTCGCCTTTTTTCACCCCCCCCCCTTTTTCCACCCAGTTTTATTGTGGTCGACGATGGTCTCATCTCTTTTTTTTCCCGCATGGGACCTTTTTCTCCTCTGGCTCAGAAGGCGGCCTTTGGTTGGATGCCCTCGGCCCTTTTTTTTAAAAAAAAAAGAAGTCATATTTTTCCACGTCGGCATCCTTGTGCCCCTTCCCGTGCCTTTTGACCGCGCAGGTTCTCTCTTGGCGCGCATGCGGCGCTCGCATGCAAAGGGAGAAAGAAAAGAATGAGGAATAAAAGGGAGTAAATCTCTAAAAGCAAAAACCCCAACACGCAAAAAAGAACCGTCCAGAGCACAAACCGGCGCCAATCTTTTGGCCTTTCTTTTTTGAAAAATCAAATACGGAATTTCCCTTGCCTTTTTTAGTCGCACCGCGCTGGGCGAGCAGCATGCGTCGTGTTCTCTGTCTCTCTGTCTCTTTGTGATCTTTTTTCCCAGCAGTCGCATCTATTCCTGTTGGGGCGCAAAAAAGCAGCGGTGCCAATGGCAGCAAAAGTCCCGGTGCTATTGATGATGGCGCTGTTGATGACCAAAAAGAAAGTACAAAGGCCCCGCAAAAAGAGAGCATCTAGGGGCACGCGGCCGCGAGGTCGATTCCGGGCGCCACGCGGTAACCGCGGGCGACGAGGTCCGTCACCAACCGGTAGAGCCACACGTTGTCCACGCCCACAACGGCAGCGTCGCTACCCTCGCGAAATCCCGGCCGCGACCGCGCCTGCTCGACGAGCGTTGCATAGGCCGGCCACTGGTCCCATTCGACGGCCTGGTAAAATGCCGGCGTCAGCGGGAGGCCGTAGGCGCACAGGGCCGCGCTCTGCACTGTGCGTTCGGGTCCCATCGGGGCGATCCCGTATTGCGCAATGCCGCCCGGCATCCCCCTTGTGGCGATGATGACGGGGCGCGCGCATCGGCTGGCATCTGTCCGCGCGTCGGATGCAAACTCCCATTCGCCCGACACCCGCTCGGCGTGCATGCCCTCTGGGCTGTCGTCGTCATTGTCATTGTCATTGTCATCGTTGTCGGGATCGCACACGAGCGTCGTAAACCGCGTGACGCCCTCGGGCGTGTGCGCGGTGATGATCGAAAGTGCGACGTCGCGTTCGAGTTTCGATCGTGCACGCCTCGGCCTGTCGTCGCCTGGCGGACAGGCGCACGCCGCGCGGAGGCGCCGATCTGGGTCGGCATCATTCATAGCGTCGGACAGGCCGTCCGCCCACGCCCAAAAGGCGGCTGCGCGGTTCTCGATTTCCCTGGGCTCGACGTCGTAGACGTGCACCGGCAAGGGCCGCACGAGGCCTCGGCTGCGGCACGGCACGAGCACCTCCTCGGCGGGACGTCCCACGTCGCCGTAACGGGGCACAGCGTCCTCGTTATAGAGTCGCAGGCGCATCGCGGCCTCACCGCGCGGTCCAGTGGCCGCGGGATCGATTATGGTGGCGACGTCGACGCATCCCCTCTGGCGCGCGTGACGCAGGGCCGACCCCGCGAGGATCACCTTGTCGCCGGGCGCAAAAGTACACTCGGCGGTGAGAGGCGCTCGCGATGTGCGGTACCGCGCGGAAGGAGCGGCGGTGCGATTCCCGGTCGGTGTCGAGTGTGTCGTGCCCATTCTTTTGCTCTTGGAGGCGAGCGTTTTAATGTGTGCCCGCGCGCGCACCGATCCGACGAGATACGGCGGCGGCAGAACACGTTGTCGCTGTGGGCGCGCGCGCTCTCTCTCTCTCTCTCTCTTTGTGTGTGGTATGTTGTGGTGTGCCTCTTTTGCCCATTGTTTGGCATTGACATGCCGGTACTGGACATTTTGCAGATGCGCGCGCACGGGCGCCCGTCGAGAAAGAGGCCACAGTCGCTTTTGGTTTCGTTGCGCATCGCAAATGGTAAACATTTTTTCAATTTGTTTTTTTTCGAAAAAAAAAGAACACGCAAAAAAGGCCGCGTGTGGAGGACGCGGTCGCGTGCTTTGGCTAGGCGACGCGGCGCGTGCCCGTGATGAACCCCGGCGCCGACGTGGTCTCGTTCGAGGCCGGCATCTGGTAACGCAGCCAGCAGCCGTTCTTTGACCACAAGGGATTGGGCGGCTGTGCGCCGCTGTCGTACACGTACTGGACGCACCGGGCGTCGGCGCTGCAGCGAGTCTGGCAGAGGTCGACGCTTCCCGCCGAGCCTGTGAAGGTGCCCACCGCCGGATCGGCAAACTGTTCCGACAGCCCGAAATCGGCCAGCACTGACGCCACCGAGTTGGTATCGGACGCTCGCGTAAACTGCGCGCCCGCCGGCGTCACTGGGTAAAAGGGTCCACCGCCGGGCGGCGCCACGGGCGTGATGGGGTAGAACGAACCGCCTCCTCCGCCACCACCGCCGTTTGTGCCCGATGCGGGCGTGATGGGGAGGAGGGCGGCCGCGGCCTTGCTGCGCTCATAGACGAGCCAACCGACGATCGCGGCCAGCACGGCCGCAAGCGCGACACCCGCGACGACCCACCAGACCCATTCTCGGCCGGTTCCCGACGATGGCGTCGCTGTTGGTGTCGTCTCTGTCTGCGGGGTCACGACCGGCGCCGTGACGACGGCAACCGTCGGCGACGCTTCAGCCATCAACGATGAAAAACCCAAACGGCGCGCGCCTCGGGTATCGGAATGCCTCCCCTCTTTTCTTTCCTTTTCCTCCTCTTTTTGCCCGGTGTGCCTCTCTAGCCAAACAGGCGCCGCGCCTTTTTCCTCCAAAATCACTAAAAAAAAGGAGATCGCCAAAAGAGCAGCGGGCTCTGCACACGCAAAAAAAAGATGCGCTGCGGCGCGGTCCACGAAAAAGAAAAGCGCGCGCTCGATCGCAGGCTAGGGGGGCCGCGAGTCTTTTTCCTAGGGGCACACGCCTGATCGTCCTCCCGGCCGACGCAAACCGCACAAAGGCGGATCGCACACAAACATTCTATTTTTTCCTCAGGAGAGAGTACGGTCGGGAGAAAAAACAAGGCCGGCACGGAGCCGCCCCTGCACCGTCGCGCACCCATGCACTTTTTCGTGCATAGACACAAAGCGCGCGCTCTGGACCGTCGGCACGACAACAACGACAGAGCCACATTTTTATCCCGTGGCCCATAAAAAAGCGATGCTTCTCTTTTTGGTGGTCCTTTTTTTGTTTGGTTGTCCCTTTTTTTGTTTGGCACGCTGCGGCGTGGCGCCCCCGCCCGCTCAAAAAAAGTCACTCGAAAAAAAAACAGACGCCTTTGCTGTGGGTGGTCGAGCGCGAGAAAGAAGCCACGCCCAAGAAACGGCCTCTCTTTTTTTTGGGCGACTTTTTTGTACTGGCGCGCGCACCGCCACAGGACGATCGCCAAATAAAAAAAAAGAAAAAAGAGAGAGAAGCCGCAACGGGATCACGCATTTATAGACGGCGGCAACGGCGGGGGATCCCGCGGGCACCCGGGGCACACACCACAGAGTCGCTCTTTTTTTTTCTTTCCAAAGAGAAGAAAGAAAAGAATATGGAAGGACGACCAATCTGTTGGCGCGCAGAGGGCACGCTGGGAGCGCGAGAGCAGCGCTCTCTGTAGGTTGCAAAGAAAAGGAGGTGTGCAGCTTCTGCGCGTTTTTCTTTTTTTTTTTGCACCACCTTTTGTCGTCGTCTTTTGTGACGGCAGAGCCAGCGACCACCGGCACTGCCGACAGCAGCAATAGGGACAGCACATTTTTTTTAAAAAAAAAAGAAAAAGAGGCCGGTAATGAAGCGCATGCTGGCGTCGCCCGCCCCCTCGGCGCGAGCCCTCGTGCGGCGTCGCGTTGGCCGTTGCGACGATCGCGAGGCCGCGATTGAATCCCTGCGCGCGGCTTGGTCGCGCGCGCTCGACGGCACGGGCTCGGCCGAGGACGTTGCCTTGTGGAGACGCTTTGCCGTGTTGACGCCTTCGGACCCGGATGCTGCCTTTACGCTCGCCCGCTCGGCGGGTGTTCCCGTGGACGCTCTTGTGGCATCGGTCTACGAGCCCATGTGGGAGCGCGTCGGCGCCCTGCCCGTGGTTGCGTCCTGGATGGAAAGACAACAAGAACAACAAGAACAAGAAAACGAACCAAAATTTGCTCCGTCATGTTTGTTGCCTTTGTTCACGGACCTGATTGACGCCGCCGAACGCAACGTGCCCGACGACTCGCGAGCGTCGCTCTCGCGGATCATCGACGACCTCGTCTCGCCGGACGCGGGCGTACGATCCCAGGCGGCCACCGACCTGGTCACCGTGCTCGATGTCTCCCTGCGCCGGCGCGACATCCTCGCTGCACTCGGCGAGGGTTCCATTGCGCCCGACTACCCGCCGGCGCTGCCACCGTCGACTTGGGCAGCAGCCGTCGAGGCCCTCGGTGCCGAACCTGAAACATGCAGTCCCGCACGGGCCTACTATGTCATGCGCGCCCGCGTCGGGCCTCACCCCGAAGGCGCCGTTGATGGTCTGCCGCAGGAAGGCGGCTATGCATTTATGCTAGGACCCTATGGCGACCAGCGCGATGCAGCGCTCGCGCGCGGCGCCTTTGTGCCGCCGGGTTCGGTGCTTGCGCAAACCTATGACCACGACGGCGGCGGCAACTCGGTCCTCGACCCGACGCTGCCTCTTTTGCGCGTCGGCGTCGATATGTTTTTGGCTGCCCTGGCGCAAGCGCCCCCGTTCGCCCCCTACCGCCTTGACCACCTGGCCGGCGTGTCTCAGGTGCGCGATGCGCTGGTGCCGCTCTACGACCTGAACGACCTGCCCGACCGCGTCGCCCGTACCTTTTACGATCAGGTGGGCGTCGGCGAGGACTGGTGGGCGGCCCCTATCGAGTACCTCGCGGGCGTGTGGATCAGCGAATGCGAACTGGTGGCGGCCGTACGGGTCTTTGGCGGGCAGGTCGAAGCGCGGCGGCACGCCTCACTTTTTGCATCCCGATTGCCGACCCTGTTTGACACAATCACCGACGCTGTGGCGCGTGGCGTGCCTTTGGGCGTGACCGGCGCGGGGCCGCTGTCTCTAGGCGGCGGTTATGTGCCGCGCGACGCCATCGAGCGCATGCTCCCGCGTTTGTGGTTTCGGACATGCTCGGCCGATCCCGATCCGGTTTCGGGCACCCTGCCGGGCGCGCCCTCGTTGGCCGGGGCCGCCCGCGCGTTGGGCATACCCACCGACGCAGCAGCGTCCCTACGACCCGAACTTTTGTGCGACGCGCTGGCCCAACGGGCCATCCACGAGCAGACGCGCGAGCGCTTTAGAGATTTTGTGCCGCCCACGGTCGAAGAGGGCACGCCGTTGTGGCCGGGGCTCGGCGGCGATGACGACGGCACCCAAGGCGGCACCGCCGATAATCCTTTTGTCTTTTCCTAGGGCCGGTCGGTACATGGGTCTGGGCGACCACGCACACTCTTTTCTTTCCCCATTTCTTTATTTTCACTTTTCCTCCCTTTTTTTCTCTATGCGCTCGACACACGAGGGCGGTGTGCGCGTCGTAAAAAGACAGAGAGACACACTCACACACACAAAAGGAGCAAAACTGCCGCCCTTGTATCGCGTAAACTTTTTTCCTCTTTCGGTGCCCGGCCTTGTCGGGCTTTGCCACAAAAATCGGTTGCTTTTTGTCTGCCCCTGCGCCTGTGTGTGTGCGCGCGCCCCTTTTTTCGTGATAGCGGCGGAGAACGCGATCGAGTGTGTGCGTATTTGTGTATCTGCGTGTCTCACCAAAAGAGACCTCGACGTCCACTTGGATCGACATCGGCATAGACGGTCCGTCGGCGGTCTTGCGGGTAGGCCATGACGGCACAGTGCCAAAAGGCGCCTTGGTCGTCATCGCCGGCTGTCTCGATCGGGGCCTCGTCCTCGACGGCGTCGCGCAAGGTGTGGACGCGCGCCCATGCGTGCGCCAGCGGGAGGACGCTACGCTGTGTGTCGCGCGGCACGCGGTCCCAGCATTGAGCAACCAACCAGCGGCGCGCGGCCTTGGTGGGGCGCCGTGTGGTCGCGTCGTCCACGAATACCGGTCCGTGTTGAACCGGTGACGACGTGGACCGAGCGCCGGCGGTAGTCCGCAGCAGGCGGGGCGGCGACGTCACAAGGGCCGAGAGGTCGTCTGTCACCAACAGCCACCGGCCCATGGCCAGGGTGGCATTCTGCTCGACGATCGCGCCGGCGCCCCAGAGCGGACTCGCGCGGTCGCAACACACGAGCACATATTGGGCACCCCACAGACGGCGCCCCGAGTGCGCCCACGCGATCGCGACACGACGCCAGGCCACGGGCAGCCAACCGCGTACGCTGCCCATGCGCGGCAGCGCCAGGCCCTCGCCCAAGTACAGCATGCCATGTAGCGGCCGGCGCTCTGTGTCGGCGGCAAGCCCGTAGCGCGCCGGGCGTTGCCATCTGTCGGCGAGGGACGCGGCGGCATCGAGGTCGGCCCACTCGACGAGCGCCGGCGGCACGAGAAAATCGACCCCGTCCACGAGCCGGTGTGACCGCCACCAGTGTTGCGTCTCGTAGAGCATGGCGTCCCACGTGCCCACATACCGCACGCCCAGGTCGATGCGACACCGCGGCCACGCCACGGGATCGATCTCGGCGGCGCACGCGCCACAGATCACTACCGGACGGTCAGGCGCGCTCGGCACGCCGCGATCGCACACCCAGGCGCCCAGCGGGTGACACCACAGGTCGTCGCATGCGCCGCCATTGTGGCGCGCTGCCAATTCGCATTCTTGGAGATCAAAGCGCGGACGCCAGTCGATCGCGGTCTGGGCCTCCCATGCGTCCACGGCGTCGCCCATGAGAGCGCGCACGCGCTCCCACCGGCAAAGCGCTAGACGACGACGCGGTCTCGCCGACAGGTCCCGCAGGAGGCGACACGAAGCCGCCACAGAGGCCACGTCGTGGTCGTCATCTACAAAGGCCAGCACGTGGTCCCACACTTCGGCGGGCAGGCGGTCAAACGCCAAGGGCGGCGCTGTGCATGCCCACGGGCAGACGCCCCAAGGCGTGCCCATCTCGTCGGACCCGCTCTTGGTTTCTTGCATGGTCTCGTGACCTGGAAACTCGATCCCGTTTTTCCGTCCCCTTTTTCCGTTGTTGGTCCTAGAGGGGCGCGTGCCGTCGGCTTGGGGGGAAAAAAGACCGGCGAGTCGGCTGCGCGCTGCTTCTGTGCTTGGCGAATCGCAACGGGCAAAAGGAAAAAAAGGTGATAGAGTCTCGCGTGATGGCGGGGCCTGTCTTTTTCCCCGACACGCCCTTTTTGCACGCGGAAATGGCCCTGCAAGGCACCGACTCTGTCTCGCTCTCGTTGGTTGTTTTGTGCCTGGTGTCCCAAACGAATCGTTCCTAGTATGCGCGCGGCAGACTGCAATCGCCAAACTCTCAAAGGAGAACCCCACCCCGGCGTGGCGTGCAGCCGCGCCAAAGCCCATGCGGAGCAATTTAGCAGGGCCGCGGTCAATATTGCATTTATGTCTGACCGGCTGGGTGAGTTGGAAATAGGTTCGCTAGCCCGCCAAGTTTTCTCCAAGCGGACAGCCAGCGCGCGAAAATAAACTTGGCTGTGTAGTGGGCCTATTTTTTTCCAATCTTCTCGCTCCATAGGAGAATCGTCTTATTCGGCGGCGGCGTGTCTGCCCATCCTTTTTTCCCCCATTGTCCTGTATTGCGCAAGACAAGAAAAGGAGGAGCGAACAAAAAGGTCACAGGGGCGCACAGGCAGCGCGAGACCCCAAGAGGCACGGATCGGGACAGACGACAAGGTCATAATCGCGCTGGCTGCCGATGCGCACGCGCGCACAATAATCGGTGCCCAAGTCGCGCGGCTCGGCTCGCGTGACGACCACCGACCACGACCGATTGGCGTGCGTGCGACCTTTGAACGTCACCGCGGAATCGTCCTTGTCGGTCTCGGGCGGCGCAAAGGTGCGCGCCCGGACGTCAAAGCCACAGTGGACAAACGTCTGCGCTGTCGGATCAAGACGAAACAGGGTGCCGCCCGTCTCGCGCTGACACAGGTGCAGCGGCCGATGTGCCAAGGCGTCCAATTCGGCGAGCAAGGGCGAGTAGGGTTCGGCCAGGACCTCGTAGGATCGGGTCGCCCGTCGGCGTCGTCGCAACCCCAACAGGCGCCCGAGTTTGCGTCGCATCTGCGTGGCCATTATGCTTGGATTGCGCGTTGCCGGCTTTTTTTATCCTCCCTCGCTGTCCCTTTTTCTGCTCTTGTCTTTCGAAAGAGAATACAGAAAAGACACACCAACGGCCTTGCGGTGAGAATGGATTATCATTTTTTCTTCTTGAGGGAGGCACACGGGAAGGCGTACACCAAAAGGGAAAGCAATGAAAGAAAAAAAGGAGCGGATGAAAGGGTCACGCACACGTACACGTCCGCCGGGGGGGTCCCGAGCGCGCTGCTCTTTGGCGTCTCTGCAGTTTTCCTGTGAGGGTCGCGAGAGACCGCGCGCTCGCTGCCCACGCGCCGCCATCGTCGCACGAACGGGCGCGGGTCGTGCGCCGCCTTGCGGCGCGCTCCCGGGAACTGTCTGCTACACGCAAAGGCCACACAAACACATGGCGGCCCGCGATAAAAGAGCATTGGTGTGGTCCAACTGTGCGATATATCAATGGTGCCGCTGTTCACGCTCCTTGCTCTGCGGAAAAAAAGAGAATACCCTTTTTTTCCTTGCAGAGATGAGCGCTCGAAAAGGATCGACTGGCGTCGCGAAGATTCGAGAGGGCGCCCCAAGCACCCGCAGCACATTGTTTTTTCTCTGTCCAAATGAAAAAAAAAAGATAATGGGCACTTGTTTTTCGACGGTGAAACAGGAGACGAGGCACGTCTGCCACCAGCACGCCCGTGTCTTTTTTTTTCTCTGCCGAGAGACCACAGGTCGCAGACGCTCTGTGGCGCTGCGCTGACTCGCCGTCACTATTGTCGTCATAACGTCGATCGACTGCCCGCTTGAGGGTGCGGTGACCGCAGGGTCCTAGACGCGACACTCGATGGTGACTGCAAGCGATAGACCGAGAGCGCGCGCCTGTTTGTTCTCACCCCAAAAGCGGTTCAGATCGTCATCTCGCAAGCGCACGCATCGTGCCGGGGGGGGGAGTGCGGTGACAAGCGAGCACACAAAAGAAGCATTGTAAAAACGCGCTGTGATCAGCGAGGCTGCGTTTATGGTCCTAAACGATTCGTATCGTTGATGGTGGCGAGTCCGCTGGTCAGTGTGGGCACATGGCATCGAGCCCGAACCCGGCGCCTAAGGATAGGGGTCTTTGGTAATGTGGAGCGCGCTGTCTCGGTCCCACTGGGCGGGGTCTTGAGGATCCATCAACGCCCAAGAGCGACGCAAAGCCGTCAGGTCATCGTAGAGGCCTTTGTAGTCCTCGTCGGTGGGACCGGGTGAATCGCGCGCGTGGACGTGATTTTCGTCGTGTCCCTGGGTTTTGTTGTTGCCAGTCTCGTGCTGCATCGTCCGTGGCGATTATAGTAAAAGATGTGAGAGAGAGAGGGCTCGCCGGCGCAGTCGACGGTTACTTGTCTGGTGCAGAAAGAAAGCGATCTCTCGTATTCGTTTTCTTTTTTTTTGGGCGTCGGCCAAACAGTTTTCTAGTGGCGTTCCGGTGTGTGAACGGACATCCCCCGTTCATCTTGTTCTCTTGGCGTTGCGAAGCCGCGCCCAGACGATCACAGTGAAAAGGGAAAAAACATCAGGGTCCGTGGTGCCTGGACCCCCAGAGGGACGAAAAAAGGCAATGGGAAAGAGTCAAAGACAGCCAAAGCGTCCGCACGCCATTGTTTTGTATGCCCGTGTATTGTGTAGTACACATCATGGGGAGAGAGACAAGACCGCGGTCGGCACTTTCGTGTGCTCCCACGAGCAACCGAAAAAGGACGGGGCACACAGCACTTTTTTCTTTCGAGGCGCCGCGTTGAGTTTCTTTATGAATGCGTGTTTGTTCCTCTTTGGCTTTGGGCGTGGCGTGCGCCAGGTTACCTTTTTTTTGCGTGGCCATGGCGCGCACGGGGGCGCAAGCCAACACGATTTCTGATTGCATCGAACCAAAGAAAAAAAAGAGAGCGCGGCTTGATTCTCGGCCAAAATGCTATCCTTGTTTGGTCGTTGTCTAATGCCGGCACACGTGCCCGCTTTGCGGAGCGAAAAGGATGCACTTTCGCTTTTGGACCTATCCATCGACATGTCGACAGCCAAGATGCACAGAAAAAAATTTTATCGTTTTTCGTCATTGGGCGTGGTCGTGGGCGGGCCGCGATAGGCGCGCCGTGATTCGCGAAAAAAAGTCGGGCTCCTCTTTTTTCGCTGTGCGCGCGCCCTTTGTGTGTCTTGGCTCGGTTCACGTCCCAATCGACCCCCAACCCGCTCCTGCTGGCCACCGCTGCCCTTTTGTTGTTGTTTTCTTTTTTTTCCCATTTTCTGCGCTTGCTGTTTTTCTGTCTCCTTTTTTTTTCTCAAAGTTGGTGCGCCCTGTCGACCGGACCGCCTTTCCTCCCACGCCCAGTCGCCGTTGCGCTCAAGTTGTTCTCGGCAAAACTCTGACGGCGACATCATCGCCTGCGCTTTTTACTTCTTCTTGGCGTCCTCGCCGTGCGCCGCCGCACTCAAACACCGACGACGTTGACGTGCGCACAGACAAGAATATGTGGGCAGGCGCTGCAGCGACGGGTTCGCCCATGCCGGGCGCGTCACCGCCGCCACGCAGCGACCCGCTGAATCCCGATGTCGCCGAGCATCTCGTCGTCCAAGTGCTCATCAGGGACGCGGGACCGCACATCTCTGACGCTGTCGCTACGCTCTGTGGTCCAGCGGGTGTCGACAAGGCCGGGGCACTGGCCGAACGTATCAGCGACATTCTCACGCACGACGACGATGTTGTCAAAGCGGCGCGCGTCATGTGCGAATGCAGCAGCGCCGCCACCGTGGCGTGCTATCGAACGCGCACATTGGACACGTGGATGCAGCGGCACGCCGATTTCGCGCGCTGCTCGCGCGTACTCGCGGCCGAGTGCGCAACCAATCGCGGTGCCCTGCCGTCCCTTTTGGATGTGGCGGTTGTGGCCCGACGCTGTAGGCGCATGCGACGCTGTGCGCTCTATGCGCTCCGCGCCGTCGAAGCGGCTTCGTTGGGTGAAGCCCCGATTGGTTTCGGTTCAATCGATCTCGACGCGCTCGAAGCGTGGGCACGCTCATGCCGGGCGACGGAGCCCAGGATAGCGTCTTTTGCGCTCGATCTCGGCGTCGCCACACCGCCCACGGATCGGCTACTACCTGTCGTGCTCGATGTCATGAACCTCCCACGCATGACGCACCGACAGATGACCGTCATCATGGAAGACACACAGCCCGCGATAAATGGCGCGTTTGCCTCGGTCTCGATGCTCTATCGCGCACCGCCTACGACCACCGCGCCGACAAAAGCCCAAGCCACACAGGCGATCAACGGGACGCTCTCGCTCGCCATGCTCCAGGCCATGGCGCAGAGCGATTCGGCGCGCGACGCGTCATTCCCCTCGATCAAAGACGAGATCGACATCTTTGCCGCCTATCCGGGCACGCGCGTCGGTATCTGTCGCCATTGGCGCCATGCGGGAACAAGCACCACCGCCGACATTGGCATCTACCTCGTCCTGGCGTGATGTTCCTACCCCCCCCCCGCCAATTTGTTCGCACCACCTGCCCCCCCCCCCAAATGCGGTTGCTCTGCCTTTTTTTTGGTGGGCAGCACAACAACAATAACAACAATAAAAGTCGCCCTTGCCCACATATATTGCGTATTTGCGTGGGTGCCTTTTCAGGTTGTTATTTTCTTTTTCGATAGGCGTACCCTTTTTTCTTTCTTTTTTTCGCGGTTGCCTACCGAGAGGCAACACGCTGCAACGACCTATCACACTTTCTTGCTTGGTATTTTTTTTTTGGTTTCGGTGACGCGACGCACGGACAAGGCCGAGAGAAAAGGCACGCGACCCGCACAGCCGTTTTTTTTGCGGTTTGGCCTCAAAGACACGTTCCTCTCTCTCTCTTGGCGTTGGTGGCCCTTTGCGCCCTCGCCATGTAGGGCAGGCGTGCACGGGCGTGCGCCACCGCACGATGGGCGAAAAAAAAGAGACGCATAGCGATCGAGGTTTTTTGTTTGTTTTGTGGGAGTAAAGACAGGCTAATCAACAGAAAAGAAAAAGGCCAAGAAAAAAAAAGAAAGAACGCACAAACGGCGCACATGCGTTCGGGGCGAGGGTCGCTGTGCGCGCCACACCTCACGAAAAGATAAAAGAAACCAAGTTTTTTCCGGAAAAAAAAGAATGGTCAGGCCGCGCGTGCTCAGGCCATGAGACCAAAGGGCGGCGACACCCACATGGGGCCAAAGGGCGACACCCACTGGACGCCGTGGGCCACGCCGTCGCGCCATGTACCCACGGCGCGCATGCCGTTGGGGGCGATCAACGTGCCGGGTCCATGAGGTCGGCCGGCGGCAAAGGCCCCGTCGTGCACCTGGCCGTCGGGCCACCAGCGACAACCGCGACCTTGCGGATACCCGCGCCGCCAGCGGCCCTCGTAGCCGCCGCCCTTGGAGTCATCGTAACGGCCCGCGCCGTGGCACAAGCCGTCGCGCCACTCGCCGACATATCGGCCGCCGTCACCATAGGACTGTGTGCCGCTGCCTTCGCGTCGGCCGCGTCGCCACGCACCCGAATACGCTTGTCGTTGCCACAGGAGGGTGCCGGCACCCACGTCGACCCACGCGCCCGATCGATCGCGTCCGTGACGCACCACGTGCGTAAACTGTACATTGGAGGGCGTCCTGCGGCGCGCCGACACAGGCGAGTCGCCCGCGCCGGCGTCACACGTCAGCAGCCACGTCGATGCGCGCACGCGCACAGCGCGCACCGACGGCGAATCAGATAGGCGCAAGAGGCCTCTTGTGGGCGCCTCCCACGCGACGGCGTCCAGAGCCGCCAACGGCATGTCGGCACCGCAGGCGCCCAGTGACCTCCACCGTGTGACTCGGTCTGCAGCGCTGCCGCGCGCGCGTTCGGGGACCCAAAAAGACGTCAGGCGTATGGGTCCGCGCCGTTCTATGGTCGCGCACACGGCCCCGGCGACCTGCGACACGCTGCGGCGCGCACGCACGACGATACTCGTGGCATGGTTGAGTGCGCGTCCCGTCGATGACACGCTCGTGTAGAGTACGAGCACGCTGCCCACGGCGAGCCGCTGTGCCGCAGCGCGCCACCCGCACGCCGGCCGCGCGCATGCCGACGGCGGGCTGTTCCACCCTGCGTCGACGCAGGGTCGTCGCCACAGGGCGTCGTCGGTGGCCAGGCGCGACCAGGCCCGGCATGTGCGTGCCACGGCCGCAAGGTCTCGCGGTCTCAGGTTGTCAAAAATGAGCATCATGATCTCATCGGGCAGACGCGCGTCGGCCATCGGGGTGGCTGGCGGTTCGCCAAAATGAGGCCGGGTCGGCGAGCCCTCGTCGTCGAGGGGTTTCAAAAAAAAACAAAGAAGCAAGAAAAGGTTGGATGACCTTTTCTTTTTTTTAAAGAGATGGCCCTCTCTGGTGCCAAACTAGCGCGGTCCCTCCTCCAAGAAGGGGCGAGGCGCGGAAATGAGAGTGAGGGAGAAGGGGCGACCGCGGAGCGCGATGTGCAATGGTCGTCTGGAGAACGCGCAAAGGAACGAGAAAACGGGCAAGTGGCAGAAAAAAACCGTGCTCGCGAAAGAAAGAAAGATAAAAGGGAAAAGCAGACAGGGAAAAACAAGAGGCTGTGTGGCCGGCCCAAAGGCCAGACACGCCCCCTTTTCCAGAGGACGGCGGCGCGTCCGATTGCCCACAGATGGTCTGATGCGCGCGATGCCTCAAGGCGCGTCCGTGCGGTTCCCTTGTCTCTTCTTTCCTTTCGTTTGGTTTATCACAGCGCAAAGTGTGGCGGTGGGAGCGCCATGGCGGAGCGCAAAGGCCCGGCGCGCCTCGTCTGTGCAACGGAACCAAACACATTGGCGTGCGCGGCGTCTGATGATTTGTGTCCTTTTTTCCCATAAAAAGAGAAAAAAAGAATTGGCTTGTGTCTTTCTGGGCCAATCGTGCAATGGAATGACCAGAGAAAAAAAACGCAAACGGGTTTATGGACGACGGCAAAAAAGGTCAGTCGCGCGTAAAAGCCTTCATTCCCAGAGGGTCCGACAACCTCGCTCGGTTGGAAAAAAAAGTGCCTCCCGACAAACAGAGCCCGGATTTGCCCGGCATTGTCTGTGCGCCCAAAGCGCAAAAAAAGGGTTTTGTGTGGGTGTTTTGGCGTTGGATTTTTGTTGATTGCCATTGGTCAGCGTAAAGGTGCCGACAAGGCAAAGGGGGACCCCGTCAGGGGCCAACAAAAAAGCACGGCACTAAAGCCCACGCAGACAGACCAAAGAGACAGCAACACCACGAGGAAAAAGCCTGGCCAAAGAGAATCTTTTCTTTTTTATTCGGGGGAAGAAAGGTGTACGCGGAGAGACATCACGAGAATATGGCCGGCCTGCCAAAGTCGTCCGCCATCGGCACGGCGCTCTCTGGTTTTGTGACCGCCATGGAGGCGCTGCCTTTTGCCCGAGGCGACGGGCAAGCGCCGTCTGGTCAGCGCGTGGTGCGCACGATCGTCGACGCCCTGAGCGGCATGGTCGACAATGGCGATGATGGGCTCGATCAGCGCGCGCCGGGTGTCGTCTCGCACAGCGCCCTCGTGTCTTTTTTGGATACGATCGCGCTCGACGTGATCAATCACGTTGGCGCGTGTCCGCCAGACTTGCCAGGGGAGCCGTCGCCTCAGGCCCGAGAGGCCGCACGGCCGGTCGTCCCACCCTTGCCTGTCTCGGGCGATCGTAACGTGCGCGCGGTGGTGAAAGAGGATGCGCGCCGCCAAACCGCGGGCACAGTGGCCGAGTTTGTCGGTGCTCTGAGGTCGCTGTCGCCGCACACCATGGTGAGTGCTGGTTCGGGCGGCATCGCCTTTGCGCGCGTGGCATTTGCACTAGGCGACGTGCTGCCGGTCCGCCCGACCGAGGCCGACGGCGACGTGGTGTGTACCGAAGACGCCGTGGCCGCCGTGAGTCCCCTCGCAGAGACATCCGCGGCGCTCCCGGGCGACCCGTGCTCGTTCAACGTGGTCCGTCTGCTGGGTGGAGCCGTCGCAGCGCACCGCCTGGCGGACGCGCTGACGACGTGCGCGCTAGAACGGCCCGACGTTCTGGTGCTCGTAGGGGATCGCGTAGTTGCGACGCCGCTCAGTGCGCCGTGCATCGACCTGACGTCGAGTGCGCGCCCTATGCGCGATAGCGCGCTCAACCCGTTCTCCGTGCCGGACAATCGCGCGGCTCTGGTCGACGCGTGGCGTGCGGTGCAGTCGGGCGCGTCATCAGATCATGTGGCGAACGCACTCGCTCGCTCAGTCACCTCGTCCGCAGCCGCACCTATTTCGCTCTACCGCGTCGAGGGCGTATTGTACAGTGACCGTGGTCTCGCGGATGCCTATCCGTCGATGGGCTCTGACGTGCGCGATGTCCTCTTTTGCCGTGTCGCCGCGTCCGACAACAACCGCGGCGCCTTTGTCCTCTATGAGACTCTGATTGCCAAGAGCGTGCTGGCCGCCGCCTATGGACCCAACGACGCGCGCATCGGCGCGGCACACAGGTTGGCAAATGACGCGCGAGCGCACCAGCGCCGAAGCAAGATTGACCCGCGCCCACCGGGGATCGTGCGGCGCGACGTCGAATATGACACTGTCTCCCAAACGGTCGATACGCACGGCGTAGCGTTCGTCGTTTACACGCTCACCGGGTGCCCCTACTCGGAACGACTGTCGGCCATCCTCGATGACGTGGCCGCCGAGACGCCCGGCGTGCCCGTGCTCACTGTCGAACGCGAAAAGATACCGACCCCGCACCGGCCCTTTGCCTACCCCCATCTTTTTGTCGCCAAACCCGACGGTCATGTCGTCTTTTGCAGTACGACCAGGACCAAGGCCGCCATCGTCGACTTTGTCAAGTCGGCCGCTGCCGGGCCGCCGCGTGTGGGCACCCACCGCGCATAGATTGACCTTGCAGCCGATCGTGCACCTGCCGTGGGTTTTTTGTGTGGACGCGCGCGTGTATGCCCTCTGTCGTTGTCGGTCTTTTGTGTCCCGCCCAGCGACGAACGGAGCCTCTTTTTTTTTTGATCCGCCGCCCACCCTGTCGGTCCTGCTTCTTTAAAGTTTTTTTTAATTTAAAAAAACAAAAGAACAAGAGGACGGCTCTTTTTTCCTAGACCGCCCGAGGGGACAGGCGGCCCCACAAGAGGGTGTTTGGACGAGGCCAGGGCGATCGTGGCCGTGACCCTTTTCGTGTCGGTGGCTCGGCAAAGGGCAGAATTCAGAGGGTCGCCAATGCGAGGGCAATGTCGATGCCTCTCAATGGCCGATGACAGGACCCATGTGCGCACGCGAGGTCGAGCGCGCGGGCGGCGTCGTCCATCAAACCACCCTTGTCGTATCCGCTCGGTGACTCGACGACGAGTAACCGGGTTGCAACCACCAACCCCACCATCTCGCGGCATAGGCACGAGAGCACGCCGGGATCTGTGAGACGCGCGCACGACCTCGCGACAACCAGCGCAGACGCCACCTGGAGATCGCGCGGCCTCGCATGGAGGCGATCCAAGAGGCGCGCGAGACGCGGCATTGCCGCGCGCAACACGACGAGATCGAGTTGCGAAAAGGTGGCTGCCGCCTGGGACACGAGCAGCGTGCCTCTCTGGAGCGCGCGCACGTGCAGCGCGGCGGCGGCCTGCGGGCAAAGGTCATGGTGGGTGGCCACCGTTTCGAGACCGGCAAGCGCAGGTTGATTGGCGACGACGGCGACCTCGGCCCAGCGCAGCAGAGCCGAGTATCCCAGGGCGCGCTCGCTCTCGATAAGACCGTCGTCGAGATCGGCATAGTCGGTCGCAGTCAGCATCATGTGCTTGTTGTGCACGACGAAATGGCGCGACCCGTCGGCGTACGTGCCCACGACGATGCGCGTGAGCGCGTCATCGGATCGCGGTCGCGCGGCCGACGACGACGACGAGAGTTGTTCCTCGCTACCGCGGCGCGAGGCGAAAAACAATTCCGCGAGATTGTGCGCTTGTACGACGCGCGAGGCCGAGGGCGCGGTTTCGATTACGCCAGAGACGTTGAGCGATCGACACACGGCGCTCGCGGTCAAGGGCCACGGTCCACAGGGCACGAAACCCGCCCGCCGCACTGCGATGGCGTGGAGCGCACGCCAAAACAAAACATAAGCACGCAAGATGCGCACAGTGCGACGGATTGTCGTCTGGCAAGGATAGCCCGCATGGAGATCGCAATCGCTCTCCAACACGCACAGCGCGGCGACATCGGCGGGGGTCAATCGCCTGTCGGCATCGGGGGCGGCGATCCAGTCCTCGGCCCAACGACATAGCGCGTCTAGACGCGTGGCGGTTTCGGAACCATCGCGTGGTGGCTGCCATCGCGTCGGATCGTCGCGCGGGTGCTGGCGGTCCGTGTCACGATCGCCGTCCGGATCGCCAGAAACAGACGATCCGATGATGTGCTTTGCATCCTGTGCGTCCGTGATCATTTTTCTACGCGGCGATGGCGGCCTCTCTATTTGGACCCCTCTCCTCTTTTTCTTATTCTGTCGAGTACGGGATGCAAAAAAAGGGAGCGTCTGCGGCTTCGCGTCCCCCCTCTTTTGGTCTGGCCGCTAGTGTGTCTGATTTTATGCTTGTTTACGACGAAAAATGACATCACAAAGAGGACACACGAATCCCGTGTGTAGCGGGTGCCTCGCGAGAAAGCCGCGTGGTCGCAGGGGACTTTTTGCCCGTGTCTTTTCCCTTGCATGAGGGGTCCGTGTGCACGAGCCGCCCGGCTCTTGTTTCGGTCCCAACCGGGCAGAGTCAACAAGAAAAACTATTGTATTGCGCTCTTTGCCAATCACGATTGCGCCACATAAGAAAAGGGCGAAAAGAGGAGCCAAAAACCCCCGGTGGTCCTTTTTTCTCCTTGGCCTTTTTTCCTCTCTTTCTCTTGCCTCTCCAAATAGCCTCACGCGTATTGGCCACACGAGCGTTCATTTGTCGTCGTGTCGCCGCCATTGCTCCCTCTTTGTCTTGGTGCCTTTTGATTGGGGGAAAAAATAAATACCAACACATCCAACAAGGACAAAAAAGGCTTGGACCCTTGCGGGCGATGAGCGAGCGACTGCCGAGCCGTCTTGCCTTGTTTCTTTTCTCTCTCTCTTTTTTTTGGTGACATTCTGCTTCTCCAGACGCTCCACTCACCCCGGAGCGAGCGCACTACGAATGGGTCGTTTTCGAGTCAAGTCAAATCGTGTCTGCGCCGCCTGGCCCGGATCGGGCCGCCACATGCCCAAGAGGCCACGACGCCAACGGCTCTCGCCAAACGCCGACCAGGCAGGCACGAGAGCGCGCTCAGGGTCCGCCGTCGCCTGGTTCGCCGACCTCACCGGAGAAATCGTCGAGGCCATCTGCGCGCACCTGCGTGGTCGCGATCTGGCAGCACTGGCGTGCACGTGCCGTATCTTGGCTGCCATCGCGAGGGGCGATCGCGTGTGGCGCGTCGCATTCGAGCGGGACCTCGGTGTCGCCTACCCGCCCATCGAGCACGCCGATCACGTCCATTACGGCAAAAGCGTCCAATGGCTCTATGGCCTGATTGCCACGCCCGCCGGACGGCTGCGCATGGCGCCAAACGGCACTTTGGCAGGACGTATTGTCGCCGCCGATGGCGTGTCGAAGCGCAGCGGCGAATTCCACCTGCACATTGGCGCTGCGGGCGATGCCACTGTGCGGCTCAACGGTTACGGCGCAAAAATAGAGCCCGACGGCGCCCCCTACAACACGTGGTCGGCACGCGAAGGCTTTTACGAGGATGATCACGTCGTGGGCCGGATGCGCCATCTCGCCCACGGCACGTCTGAAAACGGCTCGGCGCCCGTCAATTACGAGTATTGCTTTCGCGGTGGGTCGCTTGATGGCCAAACCCACGGCTTTGGTCACACGCGCCACAGGGATGGACACGTGCACTTTGGCGAACACAGCGCCAAACACTATAACGGCCGCTGTCTGATGATAACCGCCGCACGCAATGTCTATTCCGGTCAGTTGGCCTACGACGCCTATTCTGGCTATGGCGTGTCACTCGACCGCGGCATGGGCATCACTGCCGAGCACCATCGCACGGACGATGTGCCTGCGTGGGGGATCGCGCGCGCGGCAAATCCACAAACAGCAGCAGCATCAACAACAGCATCAACAACAGCAACAACAACAGCAGCGCCGCAACCTGGTCACGCATGGCGCGTTGCGCGCGTTGCCTACTATGCCGACGACGCCGCGAGCGCTGATGGACGTGCGGGTCCCGCATCGGTCGAAACCGTGTACGAGGCGCCGGCGACGCGTGGGTCCTATCTCTCGGCAAACGGCACAACGTGGGAGCGCTTTGAACACCGCGGGCACACGCTCATCCTGCATGACGGCATGCCAGTCTTTCTCGCCGTCTCTGACAACCACCCGACGATGGCTGGCGCGCGCATTTTTTACAACGATATAAACGGTGACGGCAGCGAGAGCGAACATCTTTCCGCTGCCGGTGACGCCGAAAGTGGCGCGCCACAATGTCACGCGCTGACACGCGACTGCAGCGTCGCATCGTTGGGCGGGCCGACAGCGCCGGGCCTCGGCCGCATGACCCCCACAGCCTATCTCGATGCGATTTCCGACGGCGACGCCGGTGCGCTCCTGGGCAACCTGCACAAACGCGCCAGCAATGTTTCTAGCGGCTCGGCGCTGTATGCGCCCTTTGGCGTGCCCCTGGCCGGCAGAAACGGCGCCTTTTCGGTGCGCTGCTTTATCACAGGGCTGCGCACCAAGGCGCGCGAATGCGCCTTTGCGCCCAGCGGCCTGCTCTACAGCACAGACGGCTTTGACCTGTGGGAGAGAATGTGCACGTCCACCGCCGCACCCTTCACCGACCCGTACACGGGCGACATCACCGTGCCCGACATACCCCAGTTGATGTGGCAACGCTGGATGGGGTTTGTGCCGTTTGCCCTCGTCGTGCCCGCGGTGCGCGAGGCCTTTCAACGTTGGGCCGCACTGCAATCCTCATCGACCACTGAGAAGGGAGGATCATGCGCACGTCCGTCTTGGCATATGCACGATCTGGTGCGCAAGTCTGTTGCCGACGCCCTGGGAGTGCCCCTCTTGGACGTCACACACGTCTTGGGAAATCTCGACAGGCGCGCGCTCGAGGGGTCGGGCATAGGGGCACCGGTGGCCGGAACGCTCGTCGGTCGGTCCGCCTCGCTGAGACCGCCCATCAAGGGGTGGGACCGCACCAAACTGGCCAACGTCGAATTCCGGCACCCCTCCTGGGACCCACGCGGTCCGTGGCGGTTTGGATCGGACCCGGCATATCCCATGCCCGACGACCCGACACTGGCCGACTATGAGCGCGACCCCAACGCGGCGCCCACGGCCTATTACGCCTCGCACGGCGTGATCAAGGTGGCGCTGTCGCGACCGTCCTTTGTGGGCGCCCACCTACGCAACGTCTTTTTCATCGGCCAGGACCTGCACGCTGCGTCCTTTGTCGGCGCCGTGCTCGACCGTTGCGCCTTTATCGGTTGCGCGCTCGACAACTGGAGACTGCTCGGCGCCTCGTTGGTCATGTGCGGGTTTCACGACTGTCACATCGCCGGGCTTCCCGTGGCCAGTGCGGCTCACGCCGCCGGCAACCGCGGCGCCACCGTGTGGCCCCTCTAGCACCCGAAAAAAAAATAGAAAAAAAAAAAGAAAATGTCTCTAATGTCTTTCTTTTCCCTATCTTGCAACCATTTCCCCTTTTATCCTTTTTTTTCTCACGAGAAAAGGGCGTGCAGCGGCTGCGCCCTGTGGCGTTGCGTTTCTTTTTTTCCCCTTGTTGTGCCGCACCTGTGCCGCGGATCGGGCAGTCACCCCTCCAAATCAACAAAGGCATTATCGCTAGCCGTCTTTTTTTTTGGCGGTGCCAAGTTCTGTGGTGCGCATTCGCGCGCATGGGCACAACAAAGATTACCCGCAGACGCTCGCTTGCGTCCTGCTTGCGTTGGCCAAAAAGGGCAGCGGCATCGAGGGGCGCGCAGGGTTTTTAGCCAGCGCTGCCCAACAACAAAGGCCGTCGCTCTTTGGGCGCGTTGGGCCAGCGCATAACGAAGCGAGCGCAACCAATCCGGCAGGGAAGAATCGCACCGCACCGCCGGCGTCAGCGTCCACCCAGATCGGCACAGAGCGCCCACAACGTCGGCCATCAAAAAAACAGCGCCAAAACGCCATTAGCCACTGAGAGCGCAAAGGGACACCGCGAGAGCCCGCGACAACAACATCCGCGACGCGCTTGACCGGGTCGAGACTTTCTTTCGTAAAAAAAAAGAAGACGCCATGACAGACATGGCCCCCGCCATCGACGCCCTGCCCGATGAAGTTCTCTACATGATCATGTCCGAGCACATCGACGACAACAAAGACATTGGCGCGTGCCTATTGGCATGGCGGCGTTTTCGCGTCCTGGGCGGCGCGCTGCGGGTCGCGTGTCGCTGTCGCCATGCGACGCTCTTGTCGTTGTGCGCCTCTGGCGACATGCACGGCCTGCGCTTTGCCGCCGCGCGCCCCGACATCTACGGACCGGCAATCGGCTTTCGCTGGGATGCCTGCCTGTACTCGGCTGTCGTTGCAGACAACGTCGACGTGCTAGAGCACATCAAAGCGCGCATCCTCGATGCCATGGCCGCTGGCGATCCTCACGACGGCGATCCCCCCGGACAGTCATGGGTCTATAATCTATTGGACGGTTTGCGCATGATTCGTGCGCGCGCCCTAGGCGCCGTGGATCTTGGGACGACGTGGCCGTTGTGGCCTGCGCCCTGGCTGGCGCTCGCTGCAGCCGCTGCCCTCAGCGATTGTCCGCATTCGTTGGCATGGCTGTGCGCGGATGGCAATCGGCCCGCCACCATGATCAACAACATCGACATTAAGTCCCTCGTCAAAGACACCAAGGGGTTTTTGTTTGAGGATCACATGCGATTTAAAATTGGGCTCGACCTCGGTGTGCTCATCAAGGTCGTATGTATGGCCCGCAACGCCGGCCGCGAGGGAATTGCTCGCGCGGCCGACCATGTCGCCGAGGCGAGCGGCTTTGATGTCGTCCCGCTACTCGACAGTTGCATCACTCTGTTTGACGCGGTCGTTACGCCTTCCCTCGTCGACATCTTGCCGCCGATGCCGCCTGTGGTGGAGACAGGCGACGACGCCTTTGCATTGGCCAAGGCCGATAATGCGGCCTGTGTCGACGGAGCAGTCCAACATCCGGAAACGGTCACCGAGGACGAATGCACGGCGGCGTGGTGGCTCGTGAGCACGGGAGGCCTCGCCGACCTTTGCGCGCGCCACGGCGACGACGCCGTGCTCAGGCTGCTGCAGAGTCATCATCCAGTCATTCGGGTGTGCAACGACGCGGACGCACAGTGGCGAGACTCCTTGTTGGAAGATATGGTTTGGCTCTACAAAAAAAGCGCGTTCCAACGTCAAGGCGGCGGATTCTTGGAGCACTATATAGAATCGGGCCTCTTGGATGTGGCAGTGGGTGTAGGGCGCATCGACATGGTGACGGCGCTCGGCTACGGACCCGGTCTGTCTCACGACGTCGCTTGGGCAGCCGAGCAGGACGACGGCATTGTCGACGCCGATCGGTGCTCTGCTAAATTCAAAAACCTGCGCGCCATCGCCACCGTGGCCGCCAACGACGGCCGCCTCGATATGGTGCAATGGGCATGTCGACACCTGACGCCGGGCTGCTCGCCCGACGTGGCGTGGCGCCTGTGGCAAGAGGGTCGCGCCGACGCGGCCCGCTTGCTGTGTGCACATGGCTTTGACCGGGTCCCGAGCCCGATCACCGAGTGGAGCAGCATCGCGCATGGTGATGATCCGATGCACTCGCCGCTTTACGCCAGCATACGCGCGCGCGACACAGAGGCGCTGGCCTTTTTGCTCGACGGCACGGCGGCCGACGACTTTTTCCGACCACGTGTCGACGACTCGATCGGCGCCGCCGTGTCGCTCGCGGTCGACGAGGCCTTGGCCGATGGCGACTCGCGCAGCGTCGAGTGGCTCGCCAGGCGCTACCCCAAAGTGGTTGCAGCCGCGTTGGCCGTTGCGCGCGAGACGACCATGCCGTTGGTGATGCCGCGCGCGCGGTACAGACGCGTCCCGCGCAAGACGCCTTGCGATTGACTTTAACGAAAAAAGAAAAAGAAAAAGACGGGCCGCAAGACAGCGGCCGTATGCGCGCCCGCGAGAAGACAAAGTTTTATTTGTTTTTTCCTTCTTTTCTCTCTCGTGTGGTGTATTTTGTGACTTTTCACCTTGTTTTCTTCTTGCAAAAAAGCGTGGATTGAAGGCGGGCGATGGCTGTGCCCCCATTGCCGCCGCCCCTTTTTCATTGCTACGTTTCTTGTCCCTCGCCATGCACGGGGGGGGGCAGGGTCAAAAATTGACCGGCACAACAAAAAAGCCGCTGCCAACACTAAAAAAAAGGCACACCAACAAAGGCCCCGGGGCGCGCATCCCGTCTACGAGAAAGTTGCAGCTGCCTGCGGCCAAACAGGCGATTTTTTGCGGCCCAATCGGTCCTTTTTTCCCCCCAATGACTTTTTCGTCCTGTTTTGCAGTTGTTTTGTGACGATATGTTTTTTGTCTGCGGTCTGGGCCAACTTTGGGGTGCGCGTTGTCTCTTGCGCGCATCACGAGCGCTGGATTTTTCCCCGCGAGCCCCAGCGCGGTGGCGCGACACAAACGAAAAAAATAAGCACTGGCCGCCTCTATGCCTTTTCTGTTTTTTTTTCATTTGGCGCACACCAAAAGAAAAAAAAAGAAAGAGGACCCAACAGAAAAACTCGGCCGGACGCAGCTTGCGGCCAACAAAAGGGTCTCCTTCGTCGTTGAACCTTCTTGGTTCGTCTGCGGGCACCACAAAGCCTCCCTTTTTGTCTTTTCGGACGCCGGGCCGAACGGGACAAAAAAGGCAAAAATTCCACGATGCCCAGAGAGGAGCGAGAGCAAAGAGGAGCGCCGGCTGCTGGCCAGAGACGACACCCCAAGAAGAGGGAAAAACTCAAGAAAAAAAGCCCCAACGACAAAACTATTTTCCCTTTTTTATTTTTTTTTCATCTTTTTCTTGTCCGTTTGTCGGTGTGCTTTTTTCGCCTTCCATTCGGCAGAGAGAGAGACAACACCGACACGGTCAACGAGACAGTGTGAGCAAAGGCGGGTAGCGCGAAAAGGTGGCCGTCATGGCGCGCCACGGGCTTGTGTCTTTGCGCTTGCATCCAATAGCCAGGGAGCCGTCGATCAAGGGCGCGACGGTGTCAACGTGGGGCGTCAGGTGGTCGAGGGCGTTAAAAAGATCCACGGCGGCGCGCAGCACGGCGTCGGGTGCGGGCGTGCGCACGGCGGCCGACGGCGCACGGCGGTCGACGCCATACCACGCGGGCGGCACGACGCCCAACGACACAAACTGGTCGTAGGCGGGCCAGCGACACTCGTAGAGACTGCAGGCGACGAGCAGCGCACCGGCCGACATCAACAAGAGCGCCTCGTCGTTGCACGACGGTGCGCGTTCGAGATAGTGGTCGAGCATGGCGATTGCGCACGCCACCGTGTGCGGTTTGAGGTCGTAGCGATCGGCAAAGGCGCACGCGCGTGCGACGGCCACCTTGCGCGCGGCCAGCGTGCACGCGGCGAGCGTCGGGTCGCCGGCGCGGGCGCGTTCAGCGGCACGGCAAGAACCCGCACCGAGAGCCTTGTAGTCGCAGACGCCGAGAAAGCGAGGCAAAGGCGTGGGCGCACCGACGGTGGCATCCGCGACGAGCCCATTGGTGCTGTCCCCGCTGTCACCGACGACAAACGGATGGCATGCGGCCTGGGATGCCGTCATCCTCTTTAGTGGGTCGACGCACAAGAGGCGCTCGACGAGATCAATCAGATCGTCGTAACATGACGCCGACGACCGAGACGAGGCGCAGCCTTTGACATCCTCGTGCGTCGATATCGGACAAGTGCCTTGAGCGCCGCCTTTGGAGCCATTGTCATTGTCGTTGTTGTTGTTGCCGCTGCCGTTGTTGATGTTGTTGTCAGAGGCGGAGGAGGGCGTCGTCTGCGTGGGTACGCGCGGGATGGACCCGACGCCCGAGCGGCCCGTGGCGGCGCGCGCCTCCATGGCGCGCACGAGGTCGCGCACCAGGTGGGGTCGGGGCGGGCCGTCGAGGCGAAAGACGGCGCGCACGCGCTTGACCAGCGTCTCCTCGGGCTCGCTCGGGGTCAGATGGCCGCCGGCCAGCACCTCCATGAGGACGACGCCAAAGGACCACATGTCGACGGCGCATCCATAAGCCAGGCCGTGCTCGGCGGCGCGCCGCGTGGCATAGTGCAGCAGCAACTCGGGCGGTTTGTAGAGGTGTGTGACCACGTTGGCCGTAAAGCACGGACCCAGTCGCGATCCTGTCCTACTTTTGTGTTTTTTGTTATTGTTGTCGTCGTTGTTGTTGTGATTGTGGACGTCTCTGCCGTTGGCGTCGCAGCCAGTGTCCTTGCCGTTGCCGTCCTTGGCATGTGTGTTGGCGCCGGCATGCTTCGCCCGGCGTTTGGGTGCCACGCCACCGGCGGTATCCTTGTCCAACGCCTTGTCACCGACGGTTGCCGTCACCGCCGTCGACACACGCGATGGAAGAGACGGCATGGGTGTGCTTGTGTCGCCCGGCTCGGCGTGTGTTTGAGGTCGGTCGCCGTCCTCGTCGTCTCGGCGCCTGCGCTTGGTGCGCCGTCGTGGTGCGTCTCGTCGCGGCTCGCGCACGAATCGTGCCAGGCCAAAGTCGGCCAGACGAAACCGCAGCGCGCCCGATGCTACGTCGCCTGAATAGAGGATGTTGTTGGGCTTGATGTCACGATGGGCCATGCCCAGGCGTTCGTGCATAAAGACCAGTGCCGGTAGGATGTCGCGCGCGACGAGACGGGCCACGTGCACTCGCAAGGCAAACGGGCATGCCGCGCTTTTGTGAGACGTCGCGCTTGGCGACAAGGGCGCCACCGAGTGCACCTCTGCGTTTTGTCCTCCCGTGCGCAAGGTCGGCGACGTGTTATGAGTACCCGGGGGCGAACCGAGCGCCGGTGACGGTGCCGATGGCGTCGACGTTGACGACGACGACGACGAGTGCGATATGGATGGACGGAGCGGTCCCGTAGACGAAAATAGCGACGACACAAGAGAGGACGAGGATAAGGTCGCGGAGGATGACGATGATGCGATCATCGTTGTGGTCATTATTGTTGACGATGTTGTCGTTGATGCCGTCGACGATGTCTCTGTCGAAAACAGAGACGACGGCAGCGCTGAGTCAAACGAGGGCGCGGCCCTTGCCGAGCGAGAGCGTGCGTCGCCTTGTCCGGCCAGAAAGCGCACCACGCGCCCCAGGTGTCCGTCCATGAGATCCATGAGAAGCGCACACTCGATGCCCGTGCCGGCGCTCACACCGGCGCGCGGCACGGCCAAGTGGGCGTCGCGCACCGGCGCCACAGAGGGGTGGCCAGAGAGGGCGGCCACGGCCGCCAATTCGCGAAAGGCCATGTGTATGCTGGGCGGCGAGATGCCCGGTCGAAAGGCGTCGCCCAGCGCGCCGTCGCGGCTGCCGCGATAGTCGTTGGGCAGCAGGCCCATCTCTTTGATTGCCGCGCGTTCGCCCGTCTTGGGGTGGACAACTTCGCGCACACATCCAAACGTGCCGCATCCGAGGGTCCGTACGCGTCTCCACAGTCGCAAAGGGGCTTGCGCAAAGGGACGACGACAAGCAGGCTCTCGTGGCGGCTGCGACAAGACCGGCGCGATGGCCACGGCAAGGGGTCGCCTGCGCGCCGTCGTCACCGTCGCAACCTCTGTGATGGCCTTGTTTTCGTCTTTGCTGCAACTGCTGCCCTTGTTGTCGTTGTTTGTGCCGACGCTGTTGTTCGTGGCATTTGGGGCCTGCGCGCCGACGGGCTCGAGCACGTGCGTCGCGAGTTGCGGCCGGCGCCGGTGGGGCTTTTTGCCCTGTGCCCCCGCAGCCGCCGTGGTCCTCGGGGGTTCCATAGCGCGCTGTCGCTTAGAGGGTCCAGCGGCCGCAGCGTCAGGCTCGGCCGGGCGCTTGCGGTGTCGGTCGCCTGCAAGGGTGCACGCCGTGACAGTGGACGCCTCAAGCCGGCGGCGTTTGATTTCGTCTGGGTCGACCCGCTGTACGGTCCAGCCTGATGCGGGGTCCCACGCCATGACGCGCGACGGCTTGAGCGCGCTGCCGCCCGCGGTCGGGTTGACGCTGTCCGGGTTGCGCTGCATGGGCGTGTGTGTCTGACTGGCGGGCGCAGTCGTTGTTGTTGTTGTCGTGGTGGTAGTTGTTGTGTGGGATCTCGCAGAGAGGAAAAAAACAAAAGAAAGAAAGAGACCCAACACACAATGAAAGGGGAGCAAAGAACAGGGGAAAAAAAGGAGGCGAAGCGCTCCGTGCCGCGTGCCAACACACGGGCTTTTCACAGAGGCGCGCACACGCAACCGAAATCAGAGGCAAACAAACAACTGAGAAAAAAAAAGAAAGAGAGCGGGCGAGCCTCATAAACAACAGCCCCCTCGCTGCACACGGACCCCAGACGGGAAGGGAGGACAACACAACAAAACATGCAGTTTTGTTTCGCGCTTTGGCCTTTTTTCGACCGTGCCCCGCGCGGCAAAAAAGAGAGACACCAAAAAACCCGGCATCCACGGAGCGACCGTCGGCGACATCAGAAAACGGACTTGCATTTGGGGACCAATAGGGAAAAGAGTAGGTTGACAATCGAAAAAAAAATGATCCGGCCTTTGCTACCCCAGTTTTTTCTTGAGGTGGGTCTTGGGTTGGCCTTTTTTTTATTGCAGTGATCGACCAGCGCCAAAGGTGGCCGCCCCGTGGCGCTTTTTTCTTCATGGCGCTCTATAATTGATTTTTTGTCCTCGCGACCCACCCAATACCGTGGTGACCGGCGTTGGTGCAGTCCCTCGCACTCTGGCTACCGCCTGCACTCAAGATGGCCTTCTTTTTTATTTATTGCGTTGATGCGCGCGGCCACCCACCAAATGTACCTTCTCCCGTCGGCGTGCAGTTAAAAGAGGTCACAGTGCCAAGGGCGTAAAAAACAACTGGACAAAGTATGATGTATTTTATGCATTTCCGCTGTTTGTACCCTGCTTTCGCATCTCTCACGGCAGGGAAAGCGATGCGGCGTCATGGATGGCCTGGATAAGAAGTTGTTCCGCCTCGTGCGCTTCCGTGGCAGCAGCAAGTCGGAGCGCCGCGTCGATCACGTCGCGACTCATGACCGATGCAATCAGGCCGATGGCATCGGCGTAACGTTTGCGGCGACGTGCGACGACGGGGTCGTGATCGGCCCAGAACTGTTGGTCGACCGGTTCGCGGCGGACGCCAGTCATGGCAATGGCCAAGAGGGCCATGGCGATCGTGTTGGCGGGCGCCGACGCAGTCAACACGGACAGTTGGTCTGTGCGCCGCGCCGCATTGTCCTCGTCGCGTCTGATCAACGTCGCCTGCTCATAGAACAGGAACGCCATAAGCACGATGGCGTCCTTCTCGTCGGAACCATCTATGAGGCTGCGCGCTACTTGCGTCTTGTCCATTTTGAGCGCCAGCGATATCGCGACGCGCAGGCAAAAGGGCGGACCCCAGCACTCGCAGAGCGCGCGCACCATGCCCACGTTCTCGCGTCGAATAGCGATGCGCACAATATCGTGTGGGTCGATCAGTCTGTCTTGTTCGGGGAGGGCGCGCTCTTGCATGTCTGTGAGCCGTTCACGTCGCGAGGCCAGAAACCGCACGACGGCGCAGTGCCCGTGTTTGACCGCGAGCCTCAAGAGTTCGTGTGCGCGGAGAGGCAGTCGGTGGCGTGCGTCAAGAAACGCCAGTATGTCGAGGCGCCCCGCCTTGCACACGATCTCGGGCGACAGGCGCAACCAGTGATGCACGCGCCGGCCGCGCCAAACCTCGTCGGCGGTGTGGACGCAAAAGCACCTGTGAGCGCTGCGCGCTCGACAAAAGTCGCCGTGCTTGAGCATGTCCAGAATGCGCGCCATCATTTCGGCGGGCAGCGCGCAAATGGTTCCGAATGCGGCGTCCACATCTCGGTCCATGACGCCCAAATTCCAAAATGCCTCGACGGAAGGCCTCCTTTTCTTTTTCTTTTCTTACTTGCACTTTTGCGCGCCCGGTTGTTGTCTTGTCCTGGTGCCGTGTCTTTGCCTCGCGCCTCTCGGTGGGTTCCCGCTCGTCAGTCAATCACTCACGATTGGCTATTTGGGAGTTGCGGCCTTGCGATTGAACGAGCGATGAGAAAAAAGGGGGATTGCTGTTTTCTTGCGGCCTCTTTTTTTTCTCGCGGCGCCTCGCCCCTTGACGGTCTGCGCGCACAAAAAAAGATACCAGCACAGACGGCCCGTATATCGCGCGGCCATTTCTCGCGCACCCCTGATCTTTTGTCTTTTTTTGAAAAAAAAGGAAAAGGAAAAAATATATTGTGGGCGGCACGGGCGGCAAGTGAACCCTATGGGAATTGCCACCGAGACGCTTGTGATGGCTCGGTGCGCGACGCGACGCAATCGTGTCGTGCACCGGTAAAAGCGTCGAAAAAAAGCATCCACAGTCGCACAACGAGAAACAGGATAGGGAAAAAAGAGGCGCACGAGACAGCAGAGCCAACGTACGTCCCCCTTTTTTTCCGACCACAAAAATCAGGAGGAATCTCCCAAGCGATCCCCGTTGGCGGGTCCATCGGGCGATTCGGCGGCGGACGATGCACGACCGGCCGATCCTCGGCGCACTCGTGGTCGTTGTCGTTCTCATCACGCTGATCACCCTCGCTCTCTTGTGTGCGAGATCGTTTGGGTCGGCGACGCTCGGCCGTTTGACAGTGGTGCCGCAGTCACTATGCCTTGATTTGACCGATGACCAGTGGCGTGGCCTGGCCATGGCCGACGCCGTGTCCATGGCCAACGCTGCGCGATTCCCGGCGGCGCGCATGACCCGTTTTGATCATCTCGCGCGTGCGGCCGCGCGCCTCGGGTGGGGCGTGCGCCTGCGCGACGCGTCGGGCAATCGATTGGCGCCGTCGAGCGATGGTGTGGGAGCAGCCATGCGCGCAGGCGCCATCCTCAAGCTGGTGCCGCCGAGGAACAAGGGCGCGCCGCATATCCCGTCGATCGTGTGCCGCGGCCACGCCATCTCGTGGGCGCCGCGCCCGACATCGACACTGGCCGACGACAAGGGCGCGTGTGCGCGTTGGCTCGGCGGCCATGGGATGCCGGTCCCTGCGACGGTCACGATTGCGCTTGCAGATATTGGGGCGCTGCGCGCGCGTGCGACAGACGCTCTGGCGGCACGTGATATAGAGTCAATCCTCGGCGCCCGGTCCGACGCGCTCGACCTGTTGGGCGCGCCGCACGGAACCGCTGGACCGCAACCGGTCGTGTTGAAACCGCTGTCGGGTACCTGTGGACGCGGCATCGTCGCCGACCTCGTGGGCATTCACGAGGTCGCCCTCGCGCTGGCGCGCTCGTGTCGACGCACGGGCGTCGCCCGATGGGTGATGGAGCGGCAGTTACACGGCCGTTCCTATCGCGCGATCATCGCGCGTCCCCCGTCGGGCGCTCCCGCGCGTCTCGTCTATGCGTGCGAGCGCCTGCCTCACTTGGTCGTCGGCGACGGAATGCGCACGATCGAGCAGCTGCTGACCGCCACCAAGAACGCGCGCACGCCGTGGCACCCGCCGGCGCCCGCCGCCGACGTCGACTGGCTGCAACGCCACGGCGTCGATCCCACACGCTGCGTGCCGCCGCCCGACGTCGTCGTGCGCGTGCGCATGCCCACCAACTGGGCGCAGGGCGGCATCCACTGGCGCATCGACCCGCACACGCGCATGCACCACGACAATGTCGACATGTTGTGTCGTGCGGCACGCTGCCTGCCCGGTCGACCTTTTCTCGTGGCGTTGGACGTCGTGGGCGATATGATGATCCCGTGGCACCAGGCCGGCGCCCACGGCCCGCGCATCCACGACGTCGAACTCAATTCCGGCCTTGAAGACATTCCGGGCGGGTGCGACTGGGTGCCGGCCGACGAGAGCCGCGTTTTTGACGCCATCCTTGAAGCCTACACGGCGTGACCTCCAAAACAGTGTCCCCGCGCCAAATCGTCTTTTTTTCCTCTCTTTTTTTGCTTATTCCCGCCATGCAACCACCACAGCGACAACGACATAGATAGACAAAAAAGATCCAAAGAAAAGAGCGCGATACGCCCATGGGGGAGGAGAAAAGGACCCACAGAGAAGCCAAGGTGGCGAAATTGTGATGGCGCGTCGTCGGCAATCCTTTGGCGTCATTTTTTTTTCTCTTTTTGTTGGCGCAATGCGCGCAAACCAGGAAAAAAAAGAGGCTTGCCCCTTTGCCTGGCCCTTTTTTCCTTCTTTGGCGTCCTCGATTTTTTTCTGTGCGGCCCGGACTCTGCCCTTTGGCCGGTCGGTCATGGGGGTCGATAGATTGTAAAAGGAAGGGCAAGCCACAACGCGCCTCTGCGCGTGAGTTTTTCCAATCGCGCAACTGTTTCGGTTGCAACGTTCCTCTTTTTCTCGGCAGTCGTCCGAAAAGAGATGAACGATCCGAGCCATGATCGGCATGGACCTGCCACCAAAGACAATAATATCGTGATGCAATGCCCTAGCCGTACCGCTGTCGTGCGTGCGATCGCGGCTATAGCAACTATATTGGCGATCGTGCTGGTGGTGATTACTCTGCGTCGTGTGTTGTTGCATGCGACAACGTCTCCTGTCACTGGTCCGTCTGGCGACTGGTCATTGGCGATAATTGACATTGATGACGTGGCGGTCATGCCTCGCGGCGCACTACGTGCTCTTGCAGGCAGCACGCGCGTCCCGATCTTGGTGCGGTTCGCGGTGCCCGAGCCGTGGGACCGCGACCCCGACGCGTGGGCGCGGTCTCTTGCGTGGGATCGCCACCCTTTTCGAGACATCGAGGTGCGCCACATATGGCGTTGCTACACGCGCGACGCGCGGCGTGGGCGACGAGCCGCTGCTCACCGTACGACGACTCCGCACGTCACCGGTTCGGTCCGTAGCATGCGCGAGGGTGTGCGCACTCACGTAGAGACCTATTCGAGATCGTTGGGCATTGATGACGGCACGTGGCTCTACCGTCCCGTGGCCTTTTCGCACTATGTGGCGCGGCAATGGCTGGCCGACCATCCAGGCACGATTGGCCTCACTTTGCCGACGGCAACGGCAGCGCTCGACGTGGGTTCGGCGCCACACGACGCCTACCGCGATCTCAAGGTATGGCTCAATGGGCCTGGCTATTGTACGGGCACACACGACGATCCGCTCGACAACCTGGCCATCAATGTGTGCGGCCGCAAGCGTTGGCTGCTGGCCCCACCGAGCGACCGCGACTGTTTCTACCCGACCGAGCGCGTCGAGACGACGGGCGTACAGCGCTACCGCGTGCGCAATCCTTATGTGGACGCCGCTGCAATCGATCCGGACACGGGCGACGCGCTCTTTCCGCGCCTGGCCAGCGCGCGCATGATCGAGGTCGATGTCACCGCGGGACACGTGCTCGTGGTGCCGCGGCGCTGGATACACTTTGTTGCCACCACCGAACCCTCGGTGTCGTTTACGGTCAACATGCCCTCGCGCGATTAAATCGCGTTGTCTCTTTCTTTCTTTTTTTTGTGGGCATGGGCCACACCCCGACCAATCTCTCCGTGCCGCCCCATCTCTCTCTCTCTCTCTCTTTGCCGCATTGTCTGTCGTCCGTTGAGCGACAAACGGGACGCCATACTGGCTCGCTCCTTGGGCAACGGCAACGACCGGCCGGCAGCCGCCATCTGGCAAAAAAAAAGACACGCAAAAAATTAAATAAAAGTGGTCCGAGACTGTATTTTATTTTTGGTGTTTGTTTGTTGGTCCTGTTTTTGTCCATGTGTGTGCGTGTCGCGCCCGGTATGTGACCCGTGCTAAAAGACGCGTCTTGGCGGAACATAGACAGCGGCGGCGCGGGGCGTCGTGACGACCACGGGCCGTTGGGAAAGACCCGCAGGCATGCTGGGCGGTCTGAATCCCGGTGTGGTGGCCGCCGGTGGATTGTTTGTCCCCTGTCGTGCCCTCAACAGTGCCTCCCCGCCGGCCGGTATGTCGCCGCCTCCCTCGCCGCCGCCTCCCTCTTCACCGCCGCCTTCCTCTCCGCCTCCTTCTTCACCACCGCCCTCCTCGCCGCCGCCGCCCTCCTCGCCGCCGCCGCCCTCCTCGCCTCCTCCTCCACCGGTGGGTGACCCGCCGCCGCGTCCGCGCAGGCCGAAAAAGCCCGCAATGGCCAGGCCGATGGCGCCGATGACCGCCCAGATGTTGGACGCCACCCTACGGACGGCCCTGGCGGCCGCCTGGCCCGCCGAGGCCAGACCACAGAGCAGGCCGCTGGCCTTGATGGTGCCCTTGTCGTCCTTGGGGCAGCCGGTGCCAAAGAGCACCGTGACGATGACGACGATAACCACGAGCACGGCGATGATGGCCAGCGCGATTTTCACCCAGCGCCACACGCTCGACTGCGGCTTGGCCGGCTCGGCAGCCAGCGCGGGGATGCCGCCCGCGAGTCCCGCCTCGACAGCGGGCGCTGTTTCGGTCGCCACAACCGCGGCCATTTTTTTGTTGGTTCTCGGTGCGCGTGTGCTTTTCTTTCGCGCGTGCGCGTGCGTCGGCTTTTGTGCCTTTCCCCTTTGGTTGCCTTGTTGGTCGGTCGCCGCTGCAACTCTGTCGGTACCGCGTCGTCGGCCGGTGCCCCCTTTTTTTGGTGGATCGCTGGCGGGCGTGCTCGGTCAACGACTGCCAAATACAGCGCGGCAGACGAGAGCCACCACGTATTATCAGGCATGAAAGAAAGAGAGAAAGAAAAAAAGAAAGAGGGGAAGATTGCGAGGGCAAAAAGGCCGTCGTGTCTTTGGGACCTGCTCGTCGCGCACGCACCCACCGCGACAGCCGAGAGCGACGCGCCTCTTGTGTTCCTGTGCGGCGAGGCTCGTGGCCGACCCCTCTCCTTTCCTGCCACCAGGCTCACGCTGCGTGCCGGTGACCGCGTATGGCGCGGTCGCTGCATGTCCACGTGTGCCAAGACCCCCCCCTCCTCCACAGGAATACTGAAAAAAGAGACCGAATCTACGAGACACACAGCGCAACACCAGGAGTGGACCATGCAGCGCATGTGTCTCCCCTGCGCACGGTCGGCGGATGTGCGCTCACTGACGCATTGTATGCCAACCAAACACGATGGGCGCACAAAAGAGACAAAAAAGGCAGCGACGACAGTCCGCAGACGCCAACGCAGTCGCGTTGCCTCTCCACCGTTTCTCCCCCTTTTTTTTTAAGAGCGGTCTGTTCCTCTCCTTTTTTTTGGTTCAATTTTGGCCACAGCGCATTCGTACGCCATCGACATGCGTCGAGAAAGGAACGCGCAACCGCGGGGCGCGCCTCGCGGTACCGGTATCGCGGCGCGCCTCGTGGCAGGATGCATCGGGCTGCTGGCGGTGGTGGCATCGGCTACCTTTTGCTCTTCTGTCGGGTCGGCGCGCTCTGCGACGTGTGGTCTTTTGGGCGTGCCGGGCGCCATGGCGAGGCGGCGCCAACGCAAGGCACGGCTCGTGACCGATCTATGGTCGCCTCTGCGTAGGACACACAGTCACCGAGCCCCCTCGAAAGACAACAAAATCGCACCTCCCCGCAGACAGCGCCCCGAGGGTGCCCGCTCGCCTGCTTGGGGAAAAGGATAGATGGACAAGTGCCGATATGTATGCATCTAGACACATGACATGTTGTCGATCGCTTGCAGATTCTCTTTCTTTTGTCCTCTTTCTCTCTCCTTAAAAGAAAAAGGGACGGGCTGTGGGCGCCTTTGGCGCGCTCGCCCTCTCGGCTCTCTTTTTTGCGTCTTTTCGCCTTGGGTATCTTTTGAACGTGCAAGCACAATAAAAGAAAAAAGGAGAAAAGGTCGAACGCCACGGCGGGCGCCCCGCGTGTCCTATTGCACCGCAGGCATTACTCGCCCTCGTCCCCGGTCGCTTTTTTTGTCTGCTCTGGCGTTGGGTTTCTGGGCCGCTGGGAAAGGCCCGGAAGAAGAGCGCGCCAAAATTCAAAGGCAGAGACCAATAGGTACACGGAAAGACCGCCGCCATCAGCGGCGATTTGTGCAAGAAAAAAGGGGAAGCGCAAAAGAGGTTTCCCGGTGGCGGTTGTCGCACGCGCAATGCCAGCGGCCGGGCGGCATTGGGGGGGGGTCCCTCGTGCGGACAAGCGGCACGAAAACCGGCGAAAAAAGCCTGTGTGAAAGCGCAAGCAGAGCAAACTCGACTGAATGGGTGCGCTATTCTTGGTGCTCTTGTCAGAGCGACAGCCAATGGACGTTCTCGGACGATCGGAGCGGTCTCCTTTTTCCATACATGCCGCGCAAGACCACCGCACCTAGGAAAGCAACGGTAACCCCGTGCGCGCGCGAGCAGTCACCATCGCCAAAGATAGCGCGCGGCGAAGGTCGTTGTGTATTTTTCCGCTTGCACAGGATAGATTGACCTCGCGCCGCACGGAAGCGCCGTAACCGACGACAGTAGGGCGAAAAAGAGAGAAAGCCGCCCGGACACGGACGAGCGGCTTCTAAAAAAAGAGAGACATAGAGACACACAGGAGGGTCTCGTGGGGCTTTGACCTTTTTATTGCGTCCCCCGTGCGATAAAAATAGACGGGCGAGGTACGCCAGTGGGCGCGCGCACACGGACACGCCGACAGCCGCGGCAGCGGCGCCGGACCTGTGTCCCGGCCATGGACCCTCCAGATCCTCGAGACAACCGCGCCCTTCTCATCCAGGCCCTGCGCGCGCGCATTGCCGATCCTGACCGCGGCGGTGCACCGCCGTTGCACGACTCTGATTCCGCTACGTTGGGCACGATCACGCACCATGCTTCGGTGCATCTCACTCGGGCCATCGATATCGTGCGCACTGCGGGCCACGGGTACGCGCGGTACAGGAGCGCACTGGCTCATGTGGAGCGCCTCGAACACGGGGCGTACATGCCTCTACTGGCCCGCGCCCTGTGCGATAGGCCCCACGAACATGACGCGCTCGTCGCCTGGCTGGATACGCTGCGCCGCCTGTACGAGGCCTTTTGGCAGAGTGTCGCCGCGACACCGTCAGCAGTACCGTTGCGCGGCAGGGTCCTAGGTGATCCGCCCACGCCGCGCTCTGTCAATCACTGGTTGCGCGCGCACTTTGGGTCTGACGCTGTTGCCGCTGCTGTGCCCGCATACACGCAGATGGACCGCGCGGGAGGAGAAGGAGGAGAGGCGCCCTTGGGCCATCCGCGCGAATGGGCTGCGGCCGCCGGCGACGTTGTCGAGTCTCTGTGGCGCCATGCGGCACAGGGCGTCCGCCGCGTGCCCGACATGTGGCCCACGCGGCGCGCCCTCTTGTGGCAGCACGGCGTATGTGCACCCGAGACCCTCTTTGTCTTGGCCGTGGCCCAAGATATCGTCCCGGAACACAATGGCGATGACGACAAGGGGGACGAGGGGAGAGACCGGCAGGTCCGAGATGCGCACACGCACCGCAGTGTCGATGGCAACGCGCGCATTGCCATCGACGGCGGCGGCGATGGCGCCAATGGAAGCCGGACAGCGGCCGATGCGCGTGCCTTTAGAAACGCGCCCAGCACCGATGACAGCGGGGACACAAACGCAGACGCCGGCACGATGAACGTCGACGGCGCCGACGGCGAACATGCAGAGTATCAGCCCTATAACGACGGCGTGCTGTTTACGCGCACGGCCATACTGTACGCTGCAACGCACGCGACGACGGCGAGCGGCGACGGCCACGTGTTGCGCGTCGTATGCCACGCGTCTTTAGTGACTACCACCGGCTCGCAGGACGACCCCACGCTCAGCGTGTTTACCTCTGCCGACGCCGCCAGCCTGTTGGGGTCGCTGTCGCTCCCGTCCGCAGTACCATGGAGCACGATCGAGGCCGTGCAGCGCTGGTTGGCCTTTCTCGCCAATGGCGGTTCCCTCGGGGGTGTCGCAAGGTGGCTCCTGACCCCGCGGCCCGAACCGGCCCCCGATCTTGTGGCGCGCCAAGCGCGTGCCGCCGGAGACGCCGTGCGCGCTTGCCTCGACAACAACGTCCGGGACGAGGTCTATTTGGACGTTGTCGCACGCATGCAACAACGACAACAACACCACCACCAACAAGGCGCATACGGTACCTCCACTCCTGCTGGCTCAAACCTTTCTTTTTTTTACACACCCATCGTCTCTACTTTGGGGAGAGCAAGCATTTTTTTCTTTCTGTGCGTGCTTTTATTTTTTTTCTCTCGATTTCGAAACAAATTGCCGAAAGAACCCCCCCCCGACGAAAAGGGAGTACGCGACCGAGGCATTGTGCGCTGGCCTCTGCACCGGCCGGCCTCTTTTCGTCGCGGCGTAGTATATGCTCCTTTATGACTGCAACTTGTTGGTGGCCTTTTTTTCGGCACTTTGAGATTGGCGCACGCCGCGATGCCCCACCCCCTTCCGATGCTGACCCATTGCCATTTCCTTTTTTTTTGTTTGTTCTTTGCCGGTTCTTTTTCACCTTTGTGCGTTGGGCCATGGGCCGGCGTGCGGTCGCGGGTGGCGCGCGACATGCGTGTGTGTATGGGTGTGCGCGGGCACGGGCAACCAGATGGGACAACACCGGGCATCCGTACCGCCGAGCGGGTCGACAATGCCGTATCGCGCGCTGCATATGCCGTCGCACGCGCCATCGCCGCGCAGGGCCGGTCGGTCGTGGGACCCGTGCAGGTCGTGGCATTGGACGCGTGCCTGCTCGACGCCCTGCTCATCGACTTTTGGCACGTCCGGCCCGTGCGCGCGCCCTCTTACAGCGGGAGCGCCACATCGGCCGCTTGACCGCGAAAATGGCCACACGGGGGAAAAATGTCCTTGGTCGCACCCATCATCGTCTCTCTTTTATCAGTCCATTTGCCGCGCCACGCGCGCGCTCTCTGTTTCTCTGTCCCGTGCCGCCGACCCGACCACCCCAAAATCAATAGACACGCGCACCCAAACAGACGCACATCCCCGCTTTGTTTTTCCTCTGTTGCTTTGTGCATTTTTGTCGAATTTTACCTTTTTTCAGAGTGACCTCGCGTTCGACACCTATGGGCGCACACAACAGCGTGACACGGCCGGCCCTCGTAAAATGCCTCGAATAATGATCCCATTGCCTTTTCCCCCTTTTGTCGGTCGTGCATCGTCGAGTCAAAGAACAAGTTTGGTTGACCATCGAGTTCTGTCCACGCGGGACGGCCAACGCATGAAAAATATAAACTTGGCGACTTGCCGAAACTCTTTTCCCGTCCCTCCCTCTCGGCAGCACGCTTTTATCGGCTGCGGCAAGAGGCAGACAGGACAGAGGGGGAAAACCGGGGCCGCACAATACAGACGGCCCGCACCGCGCGACCCCTTTTTCCTTGGTGTGGCATTGAGGCCATGTAAAAACACAAGGCAAAAAAAAAAGAAACGGGTGAAACCAGTTGAAAAAAGGCTCGTTGGAAATGGAGAAAAAACCGATTAGGCAGGGCCGGCACGCCGGGCAACGACGGCCTCGGCCAACTCGGCGCACAGGGGCGCACGACTGGTGAATTGGCGCGGGTCGACGCCGAGCACGCGGGCGGCACGCGCCAGCCTGGCCCGGTCGCGCTGCGTGGCGTCGGCGGCGCAACCGCGCGCCGCCACATAGGGCGCAACAAAGGCGTCAAACTCTGGGGTGGTCTCGCTCGTGCCGACGGCGCCCGTGTAGGCACGCGCCGCCGCAGCCTGATCGGCAGGGTCGCCGGCGACGGCATCGAGAATGCGATCGGTGGCGTAATCGGGCACGCGCGCCTCCACTGCGGCCAACACATCGGCCGGGTCGAACGCGCCCGCGTAATACGGCGACGCGGTGGCGCCATCGGGCGGCAACGCATCGACGACACCGGATGCGGCGCGCGGCGCGGCGCCGATCGAACCCAGGACGGTCTCGGCGGGTGCGATGGCGACGCTCGCCAGGCCCACCAGATCGGGCCTCCCCTGGCGCACCGAGGCCACCACGTCATAGAGCAGTTGCTCCCACGGCTCGGGCGTCTGGGGCATGGACGGCAGTCCGGCGCTCTCGGTGTCGGTCGTGTCGGGATTAAACGGGTAGACGCCCTCGCGTCTCTGGCGTTCCTGCTGCGCGGCAGCTGCATCACCGTCGCCGACGGACGCGATGATGCGGCCGTTTTGCGCCACGGCCGCATAGTCGGGCTGGTCGGGCGTGGCGCCGCGCGCTGTCACGATGACAAACGGCGCCTGCGCGTTGGTGAGGCTCGGCACCAAACCGGGCCACTGTCGACGGTAGGCCTCGGCGGTGAGCGGACCCGTGAGCACGGGCTCGCGAGGCACGCGCATGGCGCCTAAGAGGTCGCCCATTGTGCGCGCATCGTCGACGACGCCCAATAGTCCGGTTTGGACTGCCTCGACGATGGAGTCGGCCGTAGCGGGACCGGCGTTGGGTGCCGCCGTCTCGTAGATGTCGATTAGACGCGGGGCCGGGTCGGCTGGCGGGTAGTGCAAAAGGTCGCGCACCGTTTGTTCGGCACTCACGAGCACGCCGAGCGGCGTCGCGGGCCACATGGCCTTTGCAGCGGCGGCGCCGGCGTCTCTTGATGTACTCGCGCCGCGCGGGTCGACGAGCGGCGCGAGCCACGATGACGTGTTGCCGCTCGATCGCGACGCAGCGTCGATCCATCCGAGAAAGGGTCCATAGACCGCCGCGATCTGCCCGATGGGCGCCGCCGGCTCGTCGACACGGCTGAGAAACGCGCCCTGGGAGAGGAACCGTATGAGCGAGCGCGCCCGCGCGTCCGCCAGAGGTCGACCGCGTGCCTCGTCGTCGCTTGCCTGCTGCAAAAGGCCCAACAGCCTGCTCGGTGAGCCGAGGCCCTCGGCAGAGGCCCACGCGCGGACGTTCGACCACGCCTGCGGCATGATCGCACTTGCCACTTGCACGGCCGCCATTTGTTCTCCTCTCCTCTCTTTTTTTTGCTCTGTCACTTTGCGTTGTTCACCCTATGCGGTCCGACGGACAATCGTCTTGGCCTTTTTGTTGGCGGCGCGCTTAGGCGGGGAAAAAATACCGATCTAGCGCCTTTTTCTTTTCCCGATTAAAAAACACACAGTCAGCAAAAGAAGAGAGAAGGAGACAAAAACGTGCCAGCTTGCGCCTATGGCTTTTTTGTCGATTCCTTTTTCCGTTGTCCTGTGGCGGCGCCTGTTAGTGTCCCTTGCTCTGTGGAGAGTCGGCAAACCACAAGAGGTCACGCAAGCACGTCGGTGGCGCGCGCCTGCGACATGCAGCACCTGGCCTCCACGGAACAAGAGGGGAAAAAAAGAAAAGACGGCCGTCGTGACGGCCGTGAGCGCGGCACGCCCAAGCGCAACGTGAGCATCCGATGCGCAGAGGGTGTCTGGCTCTTTAGCCTTGTGGGCTATGTGTGCATACACACGACCGTGCGCGTGCGCCACCGCCAGAGTATCCCCATCGGGGGCGCATCAAAGACGCAAGATTGCAATGGCGCAACAAACAGACGATCAGATGGTCGATCATTCCCCCGCCCCATACCAATACGCATGTGTGCAATATGACGCCGGCCAAGTGTTGGATGGAGTTGAACCCAACGGAATCGGGCACCGGCGATGAGATGGCCCTGTCGGCCCTGGGGCGCCCACGACAACATGAAGACGCTGCAAGTTGACGATTACATCGCCAGCGAGGCGCAGGGCACACGAACAGTCGGCCCAGACAGGACCGGCGCCGCTGACGGGACGATATGCAATGTGGGACGAACGGCAAGCGGGGGCAAGAAGAGACAACAAGCGCGTTATCGCAGAGAAAAAAAAATGACATACTTTTCACTCGCCATTTCCCGGTTGCAAATGGCGCCGCTGGACCTACCAACGGCGCGCATCGCCTCTATTCTAGAAGGCAAGACGGCATGGGCCAGTTGCATGGCTCGCGCGAGCGCTCTTTTCCTCTTGGGGTCGGCTGCAGCCACGCCACGAAAAAAAAAGTGGAGGTGTGCGCCCGCTCTCTGTTCGTATCGGTTATTGGCTGGTCTCTGGCGCCGACCCGAAAACGCCACCGTAAAAAAAGGTGACCGAGGGCAATACGCCGGGTTTGCCAGTTGCGCCATTTGCCAGAGAAAACCTTTTCTTTCTTCTTCTTCTCTCTCTCTCTCTCTCTCTCTCTCTCTCTCTCTTTATTACTTAAATCACCGTGTGGTTGCTACTGTCCCAAAGCCGCCGTGCTTGCTGGCAAAGACGCACACGCGCACACCAAGGAAAAAGAAAAGGCTGCGCACAAGACGCTGCGACGGATCATCGACGGGGCCGGACCTAGCAAAAAAAGAAAGAAAGAAACAGACAAGACAAAGCGTCATGGAAGCGCGGTTCGCAGGTGGCGGCGCCGCACCTGCTGCCGACGAGCCCTTTTTCAAAAAACGTCGCCTCTCCGTGGCCGCTCGGACGTGTGGGACGCCGTCTGCACACCAACGCGGGAGCCCAGACAGATACCTTTGTGCCACCATATCGTCGCATGTTGACCGCCTGCCCGATGAAGTGTTGGCGCACATTCTGGCGCAGTTGCCGTGTCTCGTGCGGCGGCGAGCCGCACGGGTGTGCCGACGCTGGTTTGCCATCGTAGGGGATCGTGCGGCATCGCCGCGTGGTATGTGCGCCCCCGCCACCAGGCACGAAAACCCTTGCGCGTCGGCAGCTGCCATGTTGCACGCCGAGTGCGTCGACCACGCGTTGTCGATCGGGTGTCCGTGGTCGGGCGCCGAGTGCGAATCGGCCGCGCGCCACGGCCGCGCCGATCTGTTTGCGCGGTTCTACGATGCCGGATGTGCCCAAGGCCCCCTGTGGTCAGACACGTCCGTGGAAAAGGTCGCGGCACGCGGCGGGCACGTTGGTGTGTTGCATGCCATGGCCACCCGCGGCATCACCATCTATTGGAGCCTAGTGGCCACGGAGGCGGCCAGCAGGGGCCGAATCGAATGTCTCGTTTATGCCCACGCCGCCGGCCATCGTTTTGACAGCGACGTGTGTCGTGCGGCCGCCGCCGCCGGGCACCTCGACTGCCTGCGGTATCTGCACGAACGAGGCTGTTTATGGGATCACACCGCGACGGCGGCCGCCGCGGCAGGCGGCCACCTCGACTGCCTGCGGTATCTGCACGAACAAGGTTGCCCCTGGGACGAGAGCGCAACAGAGGCGGCCGTTGGCGGCGCTGACGTATGCGATCCGTATGCCCGCCGCGAGGGCCACCTCGATTGCCTGCGTTATCTCCACGAGCAAGGATGTCCCTGGGATGGCGCAGTGTGCGAGGTTGCCGCGCGGCGCGGTGCCGTCGCCTGTCTGGCCTACGCGCTCGACGCCGGCTGTCCGTGCGACGACATTAGCGCCACCGCGATCGTATCCGGTTCGTTTGATACGGCGGCCGTGCTGCAAGCGCACGGGTACACATGGACGCGCAGAGTCATGCGTGAGGCGGCCTATCTCGGAGCATGGGACTTTGTCGACGTGTTGCATGAATACGGATGTCCGTGGGACAAGGACGTGTGCGCTTTTGCGGCGGCTGCAGGCGACATTGCCCGGATTGAGCGCGCACGCGCTCGCGGTTGCCCATGGGACGCCGACAAGTGCGCGAAAAAGGCGATCCGCGCTGATCACGTCGATGTGGTCCGCTGGCTCTGCGAACCGCCCAACGAGCGCCCACTCCATGCCGACTCGTTTGTGCTGGGCCTGGAGCACCGATGCAGCGTAGAGATGTTGGACCTGTTGCGCCGGCGCGCACCTCGGTGCTCACGGGGGGAGGCGACTGCGGTGGCGGCCACGTGGTCCGACTGTGACACTCTGGACTACCTTTTGCATCAAGGCATGATCGAGGCGGCACCGTCGCTTTGGTCATCGGGCCTGCAGAGGAAAGCTGCCGCGGGCGGACGGCTCGATCTCATGCGACTCTTGGATGCCGAGGGCCACCGTCCAGATTCGGATGCCTTGGTCGCGGCGATTTCCGACCAGCGCGACGACTGCGTTAGATGGCTGTTTGACCGTGGGTGCGCCGTTCGAGACGATGCGCTCCTGGCGGCCGCATGCACCGGCCGGATCGACTACATGCGCGACTTGCGCGCGCGCGGCTGTTCATGGAGTCCGTGTGCCTATTTGAACGCCGTCACCGAGGGCCACGTCGACTGTTTGGCTTACATGGATGCAGACGGCTGTCCGCGCGACAGCACGGCCATGCGGCATGCAGCCTACACCGGGAGTGTCCGTGTCATGAGATACCTACGCGAGTCGGGCCTCGACTGGCATCCCAACACGTGCACCAGCGCAATCGTGGGACGCCTCGCCTTTGACTGTCTCGTCTACGCCTGCGAGAACGGCTGCCCGTTTGACATGGGCGAGTGTATGAAACTCGCCATCAAGAGCGGCGGCGCCCGCTGCGTGCACTACCTAAACTGTCTCAAACACCGACGACGGCGGCAGCAGCAACAGGCGCACTGTGAGACCCCTTTGTGAGGTTGCATTCTTTCGTACATCCTTTTTCACCCATGTTTCCCTCACTTCTTTTCGCTTCTGGTTTGTCGGTAATATATCGCATCCCATGTGCGTATGTCGGCGCGCGCGACTCTTCCCTCCCTCTTGGTCCCGCTCTCGTGCAAGAAAAGGCCAAGCGCTCATTGCTGCAGCAGAAAAAAAAGAAAGAAAAATTTGCGCCTGTAGGCAGTGCGTAGGGTGTTGGGGAAACCCCTAGTCCCTGCGCCGCGCCGCATACTTGCGCGCCCGCGACACCACAACAAAGCAAGACAGTGTGCGAGGGATAATGATGGCGGTTAGGGCCGCGCGGCAATGACTACGATCGGACCCCACAAGGATCTGCGAAACCCGAACATAGAGGTCTTTTAGGATTTATTTGAGAAGAGGACAGAGGGCAGCACATGCGCGGCTGGGTAGTGAGTGGCCCAGACAACTTTTTTGTGCCCTTTTTTCTCACGGTGCCACTATGAGCCTGCCGGGTTGGCTTGGGGCACGGGAAAAAAAGAGAGACCCTGTGCGAAATTGACCCTGGTGTTCGCGGCAACTCTTTCTTTTGCCGCCTGGCTGATTTTTGGTTGCGTTGGGCAAAAGAAGTAGACAATAGAAAAAAGGTCGCTGCATGGGGCGGCGGACGTCGCGCGATACACCGGGAACATGCGCCGGGGAATGGCACGATGCGCCAAGAAACCCGTTTTTTTCGGTGAAAAAAAAAGAATGGCCAGCGCAGATGCTCAGTCGCCTCGTAACCGCGGGATGACGCATACGAGGCGCCCGTTGGAGACGCCCTGTGCGCCCAAGGTCGCTTGATCGGCGAGTGGCCTCCCGCCCACCAAGAGCCGACTCTTGTCCATGTCGCGCCCGATCATGTGTCCGATTGCGGCTTTGAGCAGCACGCCCGGCCACGCCGCCTGAGCGCGCATCTCCCACGCCCTCCTCCCGGGATCGACGCCGTCGAGCACGATGCGCAGCGGCACGGTGATCCAGGGCGCGTCGGCAGCTACGGTGGCCAGGTCGCGTTCGATGCGGGCGGGCGGACGCTGGAGTCGCGTATCGCAATACGGACACGCCTCAATGGACCGCGCGCAGCCTGTGCACACGGCCGGTACCCGACATCGGCACCCAAACCATGCGTCGGCGTCGGCGTCCATGCATATGGCGCACTCGTCCAATTGCCCGTTGGTCCACCGGGCGTTTGGGTGATCGGATGATGTTGGGGACGGGGACGCGCAAACGCCCGTCAGCGACAGCGTCAGTGTCGGCTCTGGTGACATCACGCCATGGTCGCACCAAGTCACGGCGACACGGTACCGTGCACCGTCAAAGTCCAACACGGTGGCGACGGTGCGGTGGCCGTGTGGCTCTCGGTCGACAAGCACCAGGTCACCCGGAGCCGCCCATGGTTTGTGTTTTGCATTGTCCGCATCAACAGGGTGCGCGGGCGCGCTCGGGCGCACGACAGCGTTGGCCGCTACGCCCGCATCCGGCATCGGCACGGCAGCCAAAGATAAAAGAGTCTGGCGCGGTGGGTCGGAGCGCAGCGCGATGTTGGCAAAGGCGGCAGAAAGATCAAACGGCGCCGAAAGCGTCGAGTCTGCGAACGTTGTCGGCGCCAGCGCATCGACGGCGCGGAGCGGTGTCATAGGCAATAAAGCATCGTCCAAGGAGAGACGAAAAGCGTCCCAATCAAAGAGCGCCGCGGACGGCGCCGACGGCACAGGCTCTTGTTGCATTTCGGCCAGTTCGCTGCGCTGCCGTTGTCGTTTTCGACGCCGGAACGCGCGCGCTACCGCACGATCTGTCAGCGCGCCCCCATCCCGTCGTCGTCGCACAAGACGCGCCTCGGCGTCATCGTCATCTTTGAGCGCGTCTTGATTGGGCTCGACACCGAGGCGAGGCCCAAAGATCGACGCAGTGGCACACGCGGTGCCGCCGTCCCCCTCGCGGTCATCGACCAGTGTGCTGTGGCAAGATTGCACTTTGGAGCGCGCCGACGTTGCGCTACACTCGCGCCGAGACAGAGGGGTATGACGATGGCGAGGCTCGGTGGTAGTGGAGACGGCCTGGCCGCCATCACCTCGGGCAAGGTCGGCGTCGTTGTCGATGCATTCAATGATGATGTCGTGGTCCGAGGTGACGTCGATGCACGCGACGACGGGTCCTGGATCGCGGCGCCAAAGCGTGCGCCGACATGGACCGCGCACAAAAGGGCCGGTCCGGCAAGCGGCGTAGGTGTCGGCGCTCTCGGTTGGCGCCGGTCCCGCAGGCCACAAGAGAGCACCGTCGTCCATGTTTCGCTCTTTTCCCGGAATCAACGATTTTTCTCCCTTCAAATGGGAAAAAAAAGAATGGCGGTTTCTTTCGCGTGCGCCTAATGAGAGCCGCCGGCAAGCCAATTTCCTTTGTTTGTTGGTGCGGTCCCTGCCGTTTCTCCTCTTGTTTTTTGGATCTTTTTTTTTGTTGGCAGTGCGCAGTTCAGAAGTTGGCCGGTGGCGCCGAGGGTCAGGGAACGGAATCGTTGGGGGTGTCTGCCTGTGCGCCTGACCAGGGGGTCAACACAAAAAAGAGAGAGTGGCGGCAAAAAGGGGACCGACCAACGAACGAATGCGCCCGCCCAAACCGGCCTTTTTCGCGACCAATCACAAATTCACTGTTCACATTTGGCAGGCGACATTTTTTTGGAAAAAAAAGACGAAAAAAAGACGGCACGAGGGTCGCGGCGCGCAGGCGCCGCCCCGGCTCGGTGACTGCGGGCGCAGGAAGGCAAAGGGGGCGCGAGCCAAAGGGTAAGATACGAGCCCCCCAAGGCCGCCGCCGCCGCGTCTTGTCTGTGCACATACGAAAGGAACGGCGCAAAAACGCATCGAGGTCCAGAGGGAGGGCAAAAAAAGAAGGAGGCGACGCGCGAGCGACCGGAGCGATGAGCGATTTGACCGTGCGCGTGCCGCGGCCGACCCGATCGGCAAGAGGAAGGAAAAGGGACACTGTTCGTCGTCCCATGCGCATCAATCTCATCGGGAACGACAACGACGGCGACAGAGGAGGCGATGGCGATCAACGCCCCGATGGCGCGACACATCCCGTTGCGTCGCCGCACGTCGACCTGCTGGCGGTCGCCACGGACGCAGCCCAGCCCGCTCTTGGCCCGATAGCGACAGACAGTGTCCCGGACTGTTTTGGCGATGCCGCACCTGTTTCGCCTGCGGTGCAAATGCGCGCTGCGCCGGCGCCTATCGTCGACAGCGAGAGGGATCAACGCGACCGCCTGTTTGACGCGAACCAGCAGATCGAGAGCGATGGCGAGTCTGCCAAAAGTGATGATATGGGATGTGCCGAAAATGACAACAACGTTGGCGACGGCCCCAACGAAAACGACACGAAAGGCCGTTTGGATCCGTGCGAGAGCATAGAGACACACGAGAGTGAAAGCCAGTGCAAAGAGGCCTCTGACCAGTCCCGCGACAGTGACGGTGACGGCAGCGGCCAAGAGAGTGATGATGATGAGGGCGACGAGGAGGAGCACCGTCACGCCTCAAGTGATCGTGATGAACGTGTCGAGGGTGAAAGCAAGGACAAAACGATCCTTGGTGACAGCAGCGACGATCGCGGCAACGACAGCGATGGCAGTGACGACGAGTATAGAGGCGGCAGCGATGGTGATGATGATGATGATGGTGGTAGCGAATACGGTGAGGATAGCGACGAGAGTGACGACCGTGTGAACGGGGCGAATGACGAGAAAGATGGTCATCACGCAAAATCTGCGCAGCGCAGTAGCGCGGACCAGCGCGACCGCACGTGGGCGCGGGCACGCGTACCCGACTCGCAGCGGGTGCCTCTTGATGAGGCGCTCGCAGCCAAGGCGCGCGCGGGCACGCTCACGGTCTCGGATCTCACGGGCGTCGACGTAACGACCGCGTTGCGGCTGGCCACGATCGACGCCGCGCGGCCCATCGTCCAGCAGTGGTGGGGCCACCCGCTGCGCGGCTTGCCCATGGTGGCCGGGCCCGACCCGGCCGCGCCGTACACCCTGTTGCCCCATCAGGTCGATGCCGTGACGTGGATGCGCGGACGCGAGGCCGCCGAGCCGGGGCGAGTGTACGGCCTGCGCGGCGGCGTACTGTCGATGCGCATGGGCCTCGGTAAGACACCCACGGCTCTGACGTTGGCCCTCACGGCGCCGCGCGGCGACATGCCCACCCTCGTCGTATGCTCGCGTTCGGTGCTCAAAGAGTGGCACACGAGCGGCGTGGCCAAGTTCTTTGGTGCCGTCGACGCTGCGGGCGCGCCGGTCGTGCGCGCCCTCTATCTGCATTCAGACTATATGAGCGCCGCGGCGATGCGCGCCATCGACCGCCAGGCCCTAAGCCGGTACGACTTTGTCCTCACCACCTATGACGTGTGCGCCGCCGAGTGCCGTCGCGGCCAGTACGACGAGGACTGCCTCGAACGGGGTCCCAAGGGACGCATCACGGTGGTGCACACGCGGGCGCGGGCGCGCGCCGATCGCCCGGACCTCGTCGGCCCCGCCGTGCTCTATGGCACGTGCTGGGAGCGCGTCATATGCGACGAGTCACAGAGGTTCGCCAACCCGACCACGGGCATCTACCGGGCCATGATGGCCCTCTACGGCCGCTACAAGTGGTGCCTCACGGGCACGCCCATACGCAACAGTCATACCGACATTTGGGCGCAGCTGCGCTTTGTCGGCTACACGGGCATCGCGTCGAGGGCGGTGTGGAAGCGCGACGGTCCCACCTTTTACACGCGCCATCGCCTGACCGAGGCCGTGTTCGTCGTCGGCCACCAGGACCATGGCGCAGAGGTCGCGGGTGCCGAGCGTGCCACTCCGGCGTCCGTGCCTCTGTCGCCGGCGTCAACGGCAGCGACCAGGTCGACGCCGGTCGTACCCGCGCTGCCGCCGCTCTTGCATCGTGAGGTCGTGGTCACGCTGAGCCCACCCGAGCGCGCCACCTACAACGCCGTGCAAGGTTTGGCGCGTTCGGCGCTGAATGATGTGCGCGCCCGCGCGAGCAATTTCGCGTGCGTGCTGTCCATGTTTACGCGACTGCGACAGGTGGCCATCGGCGCCCATATCATGACCGTCGGCGAGGACACGACCACACGCGACACCATCATGCGCGTTCTCAGACGCGCCGACGACGCGGCGGCGGCGGTGGCCGACCCCGTGGCGCGTGGCGACCCGGGGTCGCGCCCCACCGCAGCGACCCCGTCGAGCACGATGGGCATGACGCTGGAATCGTGCCGGATACCCAACGACCAGCATGCCGCCACTACAACCGCCACTATTGCCGCAACGACAGCAACAGCAGCAACAACACCATCCCAACCTGTCCCGCCGCCAAACCTGAATCGCGCCCTGTCGCTATCGACCATGGGCGGAACAAATCCAACACCGCCGAGTCGCCAGCATGGGGGTGTGGTTACAGTGACCACTGTGTCGCGCGCGCGTTATCCAGGCGCACCGGTCACGACGACGACGACCAATACCGCGGCAACCATGTCAAACCCATCGGGGTCGACCCCCTCTGCTCGTGGCGAGCCCGGTGCGGACGTGCTCAGAATACCGATGCGCCGACGGCTGCCTCAATCCATGCGGCCAGATGCGCGTTCGGCACGTTCATCGACAACGGCAGCGCCGCCCGTCGTTGAAATCCTCGACGAGGGCGATCCGATCGAGGTGGCGGCCGATGACGCGCGCGAGAGCGGCATGGGTCTGGCCATGTGGTGTCTGAGCAGGCAGTCGCGCGCCGGTACGCGTAGCGCCAAGATGCGCGCCGTCACGCGCATCCTCGGCCAGATGCCCGCCGATGAAAAGGCGCTCGTATTTTCCTCGTTTGCCGCGGCACTCGACCTCGTGGCCGACGCCGTGGCTGAACGCCTCCCGCAAATGCGCGTCGTGCAGATCGACGGCGACACGCGCAAAGCCGACCGCGATAATATGCTCCACGCCTTTCGCGCGCCCCATGGTCCGCGCGTCCTGCTGATGACCTACAAGGTGGGCGCCGAGGGCATCAACCTGCCCGAGGCCAACCACTGCCTTTTTCTCGAGCCGTGGTGGACAAGCGCCGTGCAGGAGCAGGCCTACTCGCGCTGCTGGCGCGTCGGACAGAAGCGCCCGGTCACCGTCTACAACATCATGGCCGCGGGCACGGCCGAACAGCGCGTCGTCGATGTGTGCCGCGAAAAGAGCGCGACGGCGGCGACCTATATGGCCTCGTCGGCGGCGGCACGCCGGGCAGCCGCCACGGCAAGTCGTCGCGGAGGCGAGGCGACGCTCGACCTCGCCACGCTCTCGCGCATCATCGGCTAGAGCCTGTCGCCGCCGTCAGGCGAGACAATGGCGGGCGCACACGCCACACCCTCCGCCTCCGAGTGGACCCGGGCTCGTTGGCGCGTCCCGCCTGACGGGCGAAAAAATATTTAAAAGAAAAAGAAACTTTGACGTGGTCATGGCCAAAAAGGGGAGGGGCGCCGTGTGCAAAGGCCGCCCATGGGACCGTTCTTTTTTTTTCTTGTGGGGAGGGGCGAAACCAAAGAACCCAAAGGAAACGGGCAAAACAAAACGGCCCGCCCTGGTTGGCCGGCGGCCTCGTCTTTGGTTTTTCTTTTTTTTTTTCGTAGAGCCACCGCCCTTTTGTTTTTTGTCGGCGGCGAGACGGGTCCTTTTTGTGTCTTTGTCTCTTTTGCGCGGTCTCCTCCCCAGGCAGGCCGCTCCACTTTTTTCCTTGCGGCTGCATCTTGCTTGGGCCATCGACGCAGAGGAGGACAGACAGAAAAAAACGGCCGCGCCTGGCCGTGGCGCAGGAAGGAGGCCTTTTTTCATTGGGGTAAAAAAAAGGAGTGAAAGTGCGCATGAACGGTCGCGAGGGGCGCTATCAAAAACAAGGACGATTGGAGCGCCATGGGGGAAAAAAGAAAAGGTATTTTTACAAGAGTCATGCCGCAAAAGTGAATTAAAAAGGTTTATCGAAAAAAGTGACATTCGACCAAAGTGCTCCATGTCTCTGGCGCTAGATGTCGCGAGCAGCGAGCATGGACCCCAGCGCGATCCCGAGCCCATGCTGGTCGACCCGCGCCACGGCGCAATCGGCGCCCGTGGGCAAGAGGCGCAGCGGACACAGCGTGGCGTCATCAGACACCACCGCGCCGAGCGCGGCATAAAGCAGGGCGCACACGAGCGACGGCCACACGCGACTCACGCGTCGCGCATACACTGTCTCCAGGGCGACGGCGTTGGGTCCGAGCGTGCGTGCGCCCGATCCACCGAAATCGAACCGCATGCCGGCGGCGCGCGCCACCGTCGTCCGTCGCACCGACGGCTCTGCACGGTTGCTCCCGTTGGTCCTGTCGGCCGCAGCCATGTTTGCCATGTCGTCGCTGTCGTCTGTGTGCGCCACAAGAGACGCCACCGGGATGCCGGCGGGGGTCGCCAGCGACGCCTCCCAAAGAAGCGAGGTATCGACCCGTGGGTCAGCGCGCTTGACGACGATGCGGTACAACGTGTCCCCCAGACGCGCGCCCGCATTGGCACCGCCGTACCGATTGCCACTGTCACCGTTGTTGTCGGCGGCGTCGTCATTGATCACCGTGGCCAATGCGTCCCATGAGGCGGCGGCCAGGGCATAGGCGCGCTCGGGTCCGTACGGGGCGCCAAACTGCTCGCCGCGTGCGCGCCGCTCGGCGGCACGCGTCGAACCGTCGGCCGCCGACAAGTAGACAGAGAGCGGCGTGGGCGGCCATGGCACGAGGCCCACGGTGCCTGGATGAACGTCCTCGATGGCCTGCAACGCTGTCCAAAACGGGACGTAGATAGCGCACACGGTCGCCACCGACGCCCAGCCGGCACCGGGAGGCAAGAGGTTGGCCTCTTTGGTGAGCACTCTCAAAAAGGTGCGATCACGTGCGGTCACGGGTCCCCCTTGTGCTGCACACGACTGCAGACGCGCCGTGGCGAGCGCGAGCGCCGCCGAGGAGGCATTGTCTGTGCGATCGGTGACCTTTTCGATGGTTTCGCAGTCGACGCCGCCATCAGCGGGATCGCCATGAGGGGCACGGTCCTCGACGACGGGAACATCCTGCGGCTCTCTCATGTGCCTTTTCCCCCTTTGCGCGGCACAGTCTTGGGGCGCCCTGCCGTTCTTGCGGCCTCTTTCTGTCGGAAGGGCGGTGTCATGGGGCCACGGCCCCCACAGTACCACCGCCCACGGGCGTCCCCCTTTGTGGTGTCCCCTTTGCCTTTTATGGGATTCGCGAGACTCTTGCTGGGCGCGCCACCAGAGGCGGGCCTCTGCGCCATTGCAGCCGCCCCCCCCCTGCTGCGCTAGAGGACCTCGCAGCCAAAAACACCCCCCTCAGAATCCCGCCTCTGCTGTAAAAAAAAAGAGACAAAAAAGGCGTCTGCACGTCACAAAAAGAGGCAATCCTCGTTGTGTGTCGATGCTTTTGTGACGCCCCACATGGATAATCGCAAACATTCCTCTCTTTTCCTGCCGCCCTCTAGCGCTTTTTCTTTCCGTGTCGCTTGACAACACTGCGCGCTTTCGTCGTGCGCCATCACTTTGATCGGGCGACAGACAAAAAAAAGAGCAGCGCCCTCACCGTACTCGCCGTGCGCAACAACGGCATCCCCGACAACGAGGGCGCCCGAGAGAGACAAAAAAGACAAGGGCACGCACACAGGCAAGCCGACCGTTTTCTTTTCTCGTAGGCTCTGCGCGATAGGGCAAGACAAACAACAAAAAGAATGGCGACTGCCTACTATTCGGACCCGCTGGCGTACGCGCGCCCCATCCCTCTGGTGCAAGCGCCCGTGGCGGTGCCTTTTGGCGCGGCGTCGCCCTATGGCGCACCCGTCGTGGGTGCTGCGGCGCCGCGCGCAGACGACGACGTGCGATTCGACTGCGCGGTGAGCGCCGACGCACAGGGCGGGTTCGTCGCGTCATGCGTCCCGCACCGGCCCGTGGCTCCGGGCTTGGGCGTCCCGCGCACAGGAAGCGCCCAGTGCATCGTTGATCCGGATCGTAACGGCTTTGAAATGGAGTGCGACTTTGTCTGAGACCGTCCGCTCCCCCCCCCCCATCAAAAAAAGAAAAGGCAATGGGAGGAAAAGAACGGCACCCCAACGGTCTGGCGAAAGAGGAGCAAGGACAGACGACGGGCCAACATTGTGCTTTTTTTTGTTTTTCTCGAAGCACCCGAGACACGCGCCTACACGAAAGAAAAGGAAAACAAAGAATCGAAAAGGACAAAAGTCCCTTGGCCAGCGCGCAGCACAAGGGCGGGCGGGATCGACGGAGGAGGGGTCCGTGGGCGGCAATGTCGGCTTTTCCTCGTCGCCGTCGCGCTACCATTATCGGCGGTCTCCTCTTATGCGAGATCACCCAACCAAGAGCACATTTGGCTCTTTCTTTTCCGCCAACCGTTGTTTGCCCATCGCCCAGACGCACAAACAACAATGCCTAGGGTTTGTCGGCCTTTCGGTTGCGTGCGTGCAACCGAGCGCCAGAGATGATGCCGCGCTGGGGTTCGACGGCGACGTCGCTAAAGGTGAGGTTGGTGTAGTAGACCGAACGCTCGGCATCGCGCGCGTGCGGCCCGCGCACGATCTCGCACCACCACGAGGCGGCGTGCGCGCGGTTGACACTCTGCAGGAGCACCCGGTGGTCGCTGTCGTGGCATTCGGGCGCCATGTCGTGCGGGGACGTGTGCTCCCCCGTCGACAGTGGGGATGACGGTGAAGAAAAAAAAGTGCGTAATGTCGATGATGATGATGTTGATGATGACAATGACGACCCAACGGCAGGCGATACAATGATAAAGGGGTCCCACCAGAGACCGCGCGATTCGCACGACAGCACCCGACTGTCGAGGTCGATGACGCACCACGCCGCACTCGGTGACGCTGTCGGTGGTGCGCGCGTTGGTGCACTGGAGCGCTCGATGGGCGCGCATGTGGGCGCGCACGCGTCGTCGGCGTAAAGCGTACCGCGCTCGATGGCTATGGTGCGTGGCACGGCCACCATAGGTTGCCACAGGGCCTCGAGTTCGTCGAGCATAGTCGTGCCGGACGGCATCGGCGCCACCCTCGCGCCGACGCCAATGGCCTGTGCTGCGCGCTCCATCGCCGCTGCGATGGCCTTCATCCCGACGCACACACGCAGTAGAGCAAAACCTTTCTTTTTTCCGAAACACAAGTGCGCGTTTTTTGACAGTCGAAAAAGAGGAAGGGATGTTTTCCGCCGTTTGAATGCGCCCTTTTGCCCGTGTTCCAGTCGCCGCCGGCGCAGACAGCGGCAGCGTATCGAAAGGGATAAAAGAGAGAGAGAGATAAAAAATCTGGAAGCACCGAGGCACGGCGTGAGCCTACGCGCTGGGTCGCTCTTGACCTAAAAGGGGAGCGCCACGCCGGCGACGCGAAACAAAAGGAGACCATCCGCGTATGCGCAGGCACACCCTACACGCTGACCATGTTTCCTTTTTTTTATTCTTCTTTGGCCGCATTGTCTGCGCCGAGGCGCAGATCGACCGTCCTTTTGGACGCTTTCACCGTCTATTTTGGTCCTATGTGTCTCGGTCTGCGTGCCCTCTTTGAGCGGTGTTGGCGCTCCCTTTGCGCGTCCTCTCCTTTTTGGCACCAGAGGCCAAGGCGCGGCCGGGGCAGAGGAGAGACGCGCGCGTCGACGCCGGCACATAACCGAAAAGAAAAACACATCAGCTTGTCTGTTGTTTTTTTCCCGTTTTCCATCTTTTTGTTACCAAAAAAAAGATAAAATCGCGGCGAATGCAAAAGAGGAGACAAAAAAAGGCATGTGTGTTTATGCGCACGCAAAGAGGGCGACGCGCAAATGCGGAAACTTGGGCGTGTTGTTTTTTTGCCTTGCATGCCTAGAGCAATAGGGCGGTCGCGCCCGCCTCAAGGTCGTCGCGGTCAACGGCGCACTTGCGATCTCCTCCAGCGACCGCATAGGCCGCAGCGGCATAGCACGCCATGATGCCGACGGTGGCCAACACCAGGACGACCGTCGCGCAGGCGGCCACGCGTCCATAGAGCGAGCCCACGTGCGGCCACAGCGCGGCAGCGAGGCCTGGATCTTGCGGGTCATAGTAGCAGGAGACGGTGTGGCCGGGCGGATGCCGCGTCCAGAACCCGAGCGCCGGCCTCGCGCGCCTCGGGTGACGTCCAAGGGCCGACACGAGCCGCGTCTCGATCCACTCGCCGGCGAGGGGCGCATAAAAGCGCACGCGCGGAAAATCACCAAAGTCGCCCGCGAGGGGCTGCAACACGAGGCAGTCGGCGCGCGCGACGCGCGTTTCCAGTGCCACGTCGTCGCCTAGTCCGTCGCCGTACCACATGGCAAACACGGCGGCGGCAATCACGAAACACAGGATGCCGACGGCACAAAAGAGGGCCGACACGGCGTGCCGACCGCACGCTCCGCCTCCGTGCTGCCGCTTTTTCCCGTTGCCCACCAGGCCCATCGTCTCCTTTTTCACGCGTTTTCTCTATTTGTCACTTGTGTTTTTCCTCCTTCCTGAAAAGAAAAAAAGGGATCGAAAGAGTTCGCTCGGCTATTTGTCTTTCTTGACGCAGGGGGTCGGTTTTCCGTTTGCTAGCGTCGCAAGGCCCCGCGCGGCCTGTTTGTCGGTGCCGTAGCCGTGCTCTATTGGTTCTGTTGCCTTGGCCCTGCGCCGGTCCACGCGGTTGGTGCAACAGGGAAAAATGGTAGGCTCTTTTTTACTTGAGTTGATGGTTGCCTCATGTGTTTCCCTTGTCGCGGGCGCATTGGCGACCGGGTCCGTGGGTACAAGCCCATTCATTCTTTTTCCTTTTTTTTGTTTTCTTTTTTGCTGCGTCCTTTCTTGCCTTTGCGCCCGTCGGTGTTGCCTTTCAGCAGCGGACCTTTCCTTGCTCCAATGCAACCAAAAGAAGAATAATTTTTTTAGACAAAAGCGCGACGAGCAACGTGCGACTCTTGCCGGTTCTCCCTCTCTCGGCAAGGGGAAGCGCTCCTCCGCAGGCACCCAACCGCACGCACAGCGATAAAAAAAAGACCAAAAGAACGATGCCGGTGACTTTGTGACGTCTTTTTTTTTCATATATGTGCGTTTTTTATTAATAACAGCGGAAGCGTATGCCAGAAAAAGAGAGAGGACGAAAAAATATACAGAAAAAACAGTGAAAAAGATGCGGACAGAAAAAGGTTGTCCGCAAGGCATCCTTTGTTGCTGTTTCTATCTTCCCGCCTTTTTATTCGGCGTGGTAACGGGTTGGCACTTGACGGATGCGCAAATCGACACCAAACCGCGAAAAAAGCAGACAACGGGAGCGGTCGAAAAATGACGAGATGCCGCAAAGAAAGAAATGCCACCGGCTGGACCAAACAAAAAAATCAAGTAAGAAAAAAACGCCCAAGGGCCGTGGACACGCGGCGCCCAACGCCAGTCGTCGATTCTCTTGTGTCGCAACCGGCCCGTTTGTCTTTTCTGTTCAGGCATGGCGGCCACTGGCGTGCCGTTGTGCTTTTTTTCCCGGGTCGCGCGCTTTTTTCCCATGGGAGCACCAACGAGAACTAGCAAAAAAAAGAAGGCAACAACGACAAACAACAAAAACCCTCGCCTGCCAACAAACAAACAGGCAACAGCAACTGGCTTTTGTCTTCTTTTTTTTCTTTTATTGTCGCTCGCATTTTGTCAAGAACCGAAACAAAAAAATGCAGGACGAAAGAGAGATGGCCATCGATGGAGCCCCGAGTCCGCTCACGCTGCCCACGTTACCGCTCGATGTGCTGGCCTACCTGTGCTCTTTCCTGACGACCTATGAGTTGGCCCAGTTTATGGCGACCAGCACCGAGATGGCGTCGGTGATCATGGCGCTCGGCGTGAGCAAGCCCACGCGCGATCTGCCCACGTGCCCCACCGAGGGTCCCCTACGCGGCATTTACGTCAGCCAGTACCTGGACGCCAACGGAATGCCGTGCCATCGCGCGTGGCGGTGCGTGCACCCCGACACGCCGAGCACGAGGCGTCGCTATGCACGCCTCCCTGCGCCCTTGGACCAGGGTCGGGTGGGGCTGCCGCTGTCGGTGCCGCGTGGCGCCTGGTGCCGCCCGCGGCCGTCACTGAACGATTTGGTCGCCGACTTGGTCATGGGCTATGCCCTCGTGGGATACGGCCGCATGCGCCCTTTCCTTCCCATGGCCGCCGCCATCCTTTCGGAGCCTCTACCGCCGGGCACATTGGTCTGTGCACACCGGAGCGGACCACACGCTGCCGCTACATACGCCGACGTGTTTGCCCATATGGAGAAGATTGAGCATGCATCAGTCAAGACGATCGGACGGTGGCCGGAATTTGGCGAGGCCACGAGATATAGAGGCCCTACCAACGTGACCGCACGGCCCGACCCGGCAGGCGGCATTGTCCTTGTCTTGGGCACTTGACGACAAACGCTGGGAATTGGACAAAAAAAGGCGAGAAGAAAAAAACGTGTTTCTCTTCCGTTGACCCGCGCCACGCCGCGCCGGCACACGGGCGGAATAGAAGAAAAGGCAATGCAGTAACAAAAAAAAGAAGAGCGCAAAAGGATGGTGTCGCGCACGCTGGTTTCAGAGTTTACGCGCTCGCTCGCCCAAGGCCTCTGCCGTCGGCTGTCGTCTCCTCCCGGGTCGGCCAGAGAAAGGACACAACCGCGTCGCGGCTCGTCGCGTCGCTGGGCACCACGTGGCCCCATCGATGCGCCAACCGCGTAGGCGGCACGGTGTAAACAGCCGCGAGGCGGTGGACATCCTCCTCGGTGCAGAGCGTGTCTTTGGTGCCGTGGCCGATCAGTGCGCGCACATGGGGACCGACCGGAGCGAGCCTGCTCAGTCCTGGGTCTTGGACGCCCGAAGCGCCAAAGAGGACGACACGCTCACAACCGGGCACAGCGCCGGATTGCAAGAGGAGCGTTGCCAGCACGGCGCCCTGAGAAAACCCGACGACGGCGTCGACGCTGCGCCCGCCGAGCGCCTCCTTGATGGCATCCCATGTTTGGTCAAACTCTTGGTAGACGAATGCGTCGTCGAGTCGCATGGTGGGGCGACGCCACCAGGCGCGGCCCGGCGGTGGGTCGAGCGCAACGGGCGCCGTGGGGTAGACGATGGTCGCAGGCCGGTGACCGGCAGGTGCCTTGAGGAGGCGCTTTAGCGGACGCGCCAGATCGTCGTTGGTTTGCCCGTAGCCGTGCAGTGCCAACACGACAAGCGCCTTCCCTTGGTCTTTGGCCGTGGTCGGATCGCTTTTCCTCGCGGCCATGGTCTTTTTCCGTACTCTTTTTCTTTGGTTCTTTTGGTTTTTGTTGTTGTTGTTGCCCTCTCACGATAAGGCGGGGGTGTCCGCGGGCGTGCTCCGTGTCCGTCCTCTGTTTTCTGATTTTTTGACACGGTTCAGTAGGACGGCCGCCTTTTTGCCGACTGTTTTTAGCGGTTGTCGCGGTGCTGTTTTTTTTAGCGTGGGTGCGCTTCCTGTCTCTTTCTTGCCTGAACAAAAGGGAGCCGAAGCGCGGTGCCTGATAGGTAGGGAAAAAAAGGGAATAGGTCGGCGTTGTTTGCCTGCGCGCCTGACGTTCTTTTTTTTGTGCTAACGGTTGTTTTTTTGTTCTTTTCCTTTTTTTCGAGCCGTAGCCGATGCTGCCCCCCACCCAAGGAGCAGGCGTATTGGCGTCCGAAAGGGAAAAAAAGGCAAGCGGCCCGCTGATGTCGACCGCGCCTCTCCCACACGCGCCCCCAATCCGACGTGTCAAAGCCCTTTTCTGTTGGGGCGCTCATAAACGAGACGGTTCGCTATAAAAAAAGCACGTTTTTAGAGAAAAAAAAGTACAACGGCGCGAAAGGGTCGGAGGAAAGAGGCGGCCTGCCCGGTGGCGCTGTGTCGCTGGTTTGGCTAATGAGGCACAGGCACGCAAATGCCGGCGCACACATCGACCGGACGAAAACACAATATGGCGTGGACTTGCTCGGCGGCACCGTCGATGGCGTCCAGTTGGTCGATCACATCGTCGATGGAGCCTCGCCACACAAGGCAATCGGTCCCGGTGGCGACGATGGCGCCTCTGCGGCACAGCCGCACTATAGTTGTCCTCAAGTCGACCGCACCCGCGCGTTGCCAATGGCCGCTTGCTCGACGTGATGCCACCGACCCATCACCACGACCGTGCTCAACGCTGCCGCTCTGGTCGTCGCCATGGAGGCGATCGCGAGTACAAAGAGAGCCAAAGGCATCCTCGATTGAGAGCGGCGGCTGTGGACGCTCGGACGCAGACGCGACCGCTGTGGCGCCGACGTCATCTTTGTGTTGTTGTCGTTGTCGGCGATCGTCAAGATCGTCGTCATCGTCGCCCGCCCTGCCCTGGCTATCGTCGTCGTCCCCGTCGCCCATCTCCTCTTTATCATCGCCACCATCACCGTGATCGCATTCGTCGTCATCTAAAAAGGCATCTTCGTCGACGGTCGTGGGCGCCCACCACACTGTGCTGGTGTAGACCGTGGTGGGCGCCGTGATGGTCGCGTAGCGATAGTGTTGGAGGGAGAGCGGCGCGCCGTCGCGCTCGCGGGCCACGACGCCCAGCGGAGCCGTTTCGATCCATGCCACGTGGTGCTCCAAGCGTGCGGCAAAGGCTGCCGCCAACGCGTCGCGCTGGCGATCGAACGCGGGGTCGTGTCCGTCAAAAGGCCAATCGCGCCAGGCGGCGAGCGCGCGCCCGTCCCGGATCTCCTTGCCGGGCAGTATCATTTGGCCGCACCCGCGAGCACAAAGATGGTCTTGATCTTCTTCAATGTCGCCCCCTTTTGTGGGCGGTGGTGGTGCGTCGGCGCAATGCCGGTCCGCATGTGGGTCCTCGACACGGCCGGCTCGCATTGGGGGCTCCTCTTCTTTTGTGAGGTGCACAGCCAATGCGCCAATGTCTTGATCCATGCCAAACACGACGACCAGCGACAGACGCGCAAAGGCCGAGAGCAAAACCTTGAGGCGTGCCAGGGCCGAAAGCAGAGGAGATGCGCAAATGGGCAACATCGTGTGGGCGGGCGGCTATGAGTTTGAGGGTACAAATAGGACAACGAAAAAAAAAGACAGCGTAGTGCCATTGCAGAGAGGATCGAAAACCAACCAAAAGCATAACCGTTCCGATTGGGTGGCGCTTCCGGTTCGTTCCCGTCGGCTTGGTCGAGGCTTGGCGGATGTGCCTGTCCTCTGCGCCCTGGCCCGCGTGGCTTTGCAACAAAGCAGAGAGCCGCCCAAGGTCTCGGGCGAAAAGGAAAGAAAGAGAATTTGCGCGCGTCGCTGGCGTGTGGCCACCCACAAGGCTTTGATTACCGTTGCCGTGGCCGCTACACGATGCACAGAAAAAATTACAGAGACAGGCGCCAAGAGCCCATGTCCTTTGCGCCATACAAACTCGCCCCCTCGTGTCCGTTCCTTTGTGTGTCGGCCTCCTTTGGACAAGGCGCCAAAGGCCCGTGCGATGTTTCCCTTTTTTTTTTGAAATGCGCAAACCACACACAAAAAGATGGGGCCAACAGTTGGTCGCAGCGCGACATGGCTGATTGTCCCGGCGCTACCAAGAGGACCAAAGACGACATCACAAAAAACAGACAGACTTTGGGGTTTTCTTTGAAGAGGTTTTTTCGTCCAAGAATCGCATACCGCTGTCACAACTGAATCATGTGCCGCGGGCCTGGCGCGCCAGGGCAAAGTAGACCTGGTTGAGAATGACTGCCGAGGCGTTGCTGTCGGGATCGGCCGCACGCGCGCGCACCACGGGATCAAAGCCCGCGGCGATGACCCCCAACACGCGACGTGGTGTCACTGGACCGTCTGTCTCGGGTCTCCACCGTGGATCGCGCGCCGTGCGATCCACCACCTGGCCCACAATCTCGGGTCCCACACCCGTAAACTCGTAGACGGCATTGTCGACGACGTCGAGCACTGAGGGACCACCGGGATTCTGTGCTTGGGCTGGGACCGATGCGAGTCTCTCGGCATCGGCATCGCGTCCGCCCACGACGGCCGTCCATGCGCCGTTGGCCAGGATGTCGCGTACACGCCCCGGCGGCACCCCCATCAGCTGAGCCACGGTGTCGGGCACGTCCGACGCCAACAAGTTTGTGAGACTCGCCCGTGACTGGCGTGCCAATTCAGTCGGTAACTGCGGCAGCGTCGGTGCGCCTGTCGTTGCGACGAGGGCGAGCCCCACAGGCTGCGCTGCCGCTGCAGCGGTAGATGGAGCGGGGATGGGCGCGGGCGGTTGCTTGCGTCGCCCGAGAACTGATCCGCCGGGCAGCCGCAACTGTGGCGGGCGCCCCGCCTCTGACGCCTCGGCGATGGCACGTGCGTTGGCCGCCCGCGCTTGCGCCCGCGACTCGGCCTGTGCGCGCTGGGCCTCGGCACGCCGCCGGCCCTCTTGGCGCTCGGCGCCCGCCAGCGCCTCGGGCGCAAATGTGACGCTCCGGGTGAGATCTGCGGGCGACACCGGTGTGCCCTCGGGTCCCACGAGGTAAAAAATGGACACGGGAGCGCGCGCGGCACCGGGTATCGTCGGCGGTGCCAGGAGCAGCGCCTCCACGTCGTCGTCGCTGAGCGAGGGCAGCGCGGGGCGCGCCAGGCTCACGTCGTGCCACACGTCGCGCGCCGTGTCGTAGCGGAGCACGCGGTGGGGACCCGCCGCTCCCGGCAAGGGCTCGATATGGAGACCGGCCATGCGTCCGGGACCCTCCTCCTCCTCTTTGCCACGGTTCTCGACAGCGGCGGACGCCTGCGGTACGAGACCGCCGGCATCGCGCGCCACGCGGCGCATAAACTGTGACCAGTGGGCACGCTCGCGCGCCGTCGGCGCCTGGCGGCTGGCCATGAGCACGTCCAGCGACGGCCCGGCGCTCGCGGCGCCGCCGAGGGCTTCCTGGGCTCGAATGGCGGCCTCGATGGCGCGGGCTTCGGCCGCATCGCCCACGGGCGACTCTTGGCGGCGCTGTCCGCCGGGGCCGGCGGCGTAATAGGACCTGAGCGCGTCGTATGAATCCGCTGGGGCGCCGATGTCGAGTGGCTCAACGGAGATCTCGTAGGGCGCTGTGTGGACGACAGCCACCGGCACGCGCTCCACTTGATACACATCAGAGGCATCGTCGCGGCGCACGTGCCCAAAGAGCCGCCGCACCACCAACGCCACGGGATGCGCGACGCGCACGGGCGCCCACATGTCTGGCGGCACGACAATCATCTGGCCGTCGGCCACCATGGGCATACCGTCGAGTGCTCTCTGCACGGGGGCGGGCACTGCCCCCGCTGCAGTATCGGCCGCCACCGACGCCGCATAGGCGTCGAGCGCGTCAGCGGCATCTTGCGCGGCGGGGGCCACCACGATGGCCGCCACGGGCGCAAAGACGCTCGGCGCCGCGATCACATCGCCCCGTCCAATGTCTGGGTGGGCGTCGATCTGCGCCGCGGCCGAGGCCAAGGGTCGCGGCAGCGCAATGTCGGTCGGTGGCGCATCGGAACGCCCCTCCCACAAGCGCCAAAGCACGTCGTAGGGGACGAGAGCGTCGGTGGTGGGCATCGTCGCGTCTCCTGGAACGGCGTACCCGTAGACAACGTTCGTGAGTGCAGGGTCCACCGAGTGCAGCGCCAAGCCGACAAAGGGCTGCAGGGGCGTCTCGTCCAGGACGGCGTCGCGCGGCAGGCGCATCTGCGCGCCCGACACGCTCGTATAGACGCGCTCCCCTGTGGCCCCGGCGTCGTCGTTGTTGACGCCCCCGACTGCGGTGCGCACGCGAGTCACGAGTGCGTGGCGCGGCACGCGTGAGCCGGCTGGGTCCCTGTAGGTCACAATCGAAAGGCGCTTGTCGGACGGGGCGCCGTCGGGAAGAAACGCGTCCGACCACTGGGCGAGCAGGTCCCGCGGCAGCACCGTGGCGTGTCCGGCAATGCCCATGGCGCGCGCGACGCCGCCGTCAGCCTCGGACGACGCGACGGCGTAGCGCAGGCGCTGCCCGGCCGGGTCGCGTGCCCACACGCCCTCAATCGCCGCTGCGGGCAGGCCGGGCGGCACGTAAAGGCGCGGGCGCAATGCGGCGCTCAGTATGCCCTCGACGCCCGGCGGCGGCTCGACACCGTGCGCCGGGTCGATCTGACGCCAGCGCGCCTTGAAACGAGAGGCGTTGAGATCGACGGCGTCCGACACGGCAGCGGCGACGGCCGGGTTCTCGGCGATCGCAGCGCCCGCGGGGAGCGCATCCAGCACCGCGTATTCGATGGCGTCGCGCAGGGTGCGTGAGCCGCCCAATTTGTCCAAGTGATCGAGTTGACGCGCGTCGACGCAGAGCGCCGTGCTGTCGTCGGCACCGACAATGCGAAACACAAACGCGGGCGGCACGCTTGCGCCCAGCGGTTGCGGGCACGCGCCGGCCATGCCGTCGCCGGCGTTGGTGCCGGCGCCAGCGGCGGCGTTGGCACGCGATGTCAACATCATCGACCAGTCTGGTCCGAAAGCGTGCTCGCTCCTTGTCGGTCACAGCCGGCTCTCTCTCTCTCTCTGTCTCTTTTTCCTGAGGCTATGCGCAAAGAAAAAGGCGTGCGCAAGCGATGTCCCTCTTCCTTTTCTGGTGCCTCGACAAGGCCTTTGCCGAGAGAGAAAAGGACCTGAAAACCGCAAACGAAAAAAAACCGGGCAACAACGATCAGGCGGCGGCGGTTGTCGACGTCGCCGGAAGATGTCGTCGAGAGGTGGTGATGAGGTCACGCGCGTGCGGGACAATAAATTGTGGACGCGAGGATGTCCCTTTTTTCCCTTTGGTGGGCAGAGGTTTTGCACCGTCGAGACGGCCGGCGCTGTTGCGGCGCACGCTCCGGCCCACACACACACGCGTGCATTGTGTCATCGCACACAATCTGCCATTACATCAATTTTTTTCCCTCCTCTACTCCTTTTTTCTGCCTTTTAAAGACGGGCACACGCAACCTGTCGTTTTCGCCCGATGGGCTGCGTGGACCAACAACACAACGACAACCCCAAAGGGAGGCCTCTTTTTTAAAAAAATGAAAACAAAAATGGAAGGCGGAGGTCGGGCTTCCGCCGCCGAGGGCAAAACCCGCCATAGGGGCAGAGACAGCGAAAGGGGGCGCGCGCGAGGCGGCAACATTTTGCGTGTGTCAGTCACACTTATTTTTTTAATCCTATGCCTCTATTGCGATGGTTTGGCGCTGTTCTCCGCCCACTCGCAGAGGACACAAACTAGTGAGAGAACCCAAAGGAAAGCGTAGAGAAGCGCGCAAAGGAAACATTGCACATTTTGGCCGCCAGCACGGCAAAGTGGGAAAGATTAAGGCGGCGTATCGTGAATGACGAGTTAACACGAAAGCGTCTACATAAACCACTTTAGAGCCAATAAGACTGGCTTTATGATTGTGGAAGATTCATATCGTTGGTGATGGCGTGTTAACTCGTCATTCCCGATACGCCGCCTTAAGAACCTTGCGAGGCGGCGCAACGAGGACGACGAGCAAACACGCCAAAAGTATTCGCAGTGCGATTTCGCGCCCGACAAGGCCGCATCTGGATTCCAAAAAAAAAAGGACTTCAACCTATCGCAACTGGCGTGGTGTGCTTGCTTGTCGCTGCTGGCGCACCGCACTGCAAAGTGTTGCTACTTTTTTTGCAAGCGCTTTGGCTGTCGCTGCTCGCGCCCACAGACACGGCGCCCACAGGGCGGGGCCGACACACCCATGCGCCGGCCTCTTGGGCGCTCGAAACACAACAACACCCTCCAAAAAAAGACGATAACTCTTTTTCCTCTTTTTTTTCTGTTGTTGTGGTCGTGATTTCTTTCCTCAAGAAAAGAAAAGACCAACACTCAATCGACAAGGCGAAAAGAGCGAGAAGGAAAGGGGGGTGCAGTGCCACGGATCACAGACTGCCGTTGTGGTGTATGCTCCGTTGGTATCTCTCTTTGGGTCGCGCGCGCGCTTTGCCTGGCACCTAATCTCGCATATGTTCTCGTTCTTTTTTTTCTTCTTCTCTTTTTTTTCTCTCGTGAGAGCAAAGGACCGTGGCGCCCCGGTTGGTTCCGGTGGCCGCTTTGACAGACCGCAGCCTGCTTTGGTACCCTCTTTTTTTTTCTTCTCCACCGGTTAGATCTCTTGTTCGTCTGTCGAGCACGAACAATCACTGTCATCGTCATCGTCATCACTATAACAATCGTCGTCGCTGCTCACGTCGTCGACATCACTGTCGGGCACCGCATCGGCATGCGGATGCGTCGCAGAGGGGGGTGACGCGCGCGGCACATAGTCGCCATCGGGATCGACCTGGTCGTCGTCAACGATGAAATCGTCGAGACTGCCCGTCGAATCATCATCGTCATCATCATCATCCGTATCGCTGTTGATCCATTGTGCCGTGCGCTCGTGCATCTCTTCCGAGTCGTCGTCGTCGGGGATGACAATAACAACAGGTGGAGCCACGGGGCGCGACGGGCGCGTGGACCTGCGTCTGCTGGCGGCAACAGGTGCGGGTGTCGCCGGCGGCTGTTGGACGACAGGAGCGGGCGGCGGCACCGTTGGACGGGGCGCGACCGGCGCCTGCGGCGGCCACACGACAGGCACGCCCATGTCGGCGAGATAGTCGGGCGGCACACGGCACCGACACACGGGACACGGCACCGACGTGGCGACCGTGGCGCGTCCCGCCCGCGCCCGCGCCAGGCACTGGTCGATGTAATGGCGGATGGCGTCGCTGTCGAACCGATGGCAGCACGGAAGAAAAGTCGTGCGCGCCGCCGTAATGGTGCGAAAGGGCACCAACGTAATGGGGCAGCACTCGTCGTCCTGGTCCGTCCCCGAGCACGACATCTCTGTGAGGCGCGGCGTCTTTTCCTTTTTGTGCCCGCGCCCTTTTTTTTCCACCCCCTCTCGGCGGCGTGCACCGCGCGCAGGACCCTCCCTCGGATCTTTGCCCTCCCATCCCCATTGTGCTCGCATTGTGCCACCAAAGGTCGGCCGTTCCTTTTCCGACTGTCGGCCCAGTTGTTTTTTTTTTTCGTTCCCAGTACCAAAAAAAGGGCCGCGCGCACGCGCAGTCGGAAAAAAGAGTCATCAACCGGTTTCTCTTTCAATGCGCCTGTCTCTGGGTGCATCTCTCGGCCTAGTTTTGTCTGCGTGTATGTCTTTTTTTTTCTTTTTCAAGGCGGCGAGGCGGCGCGCGATTTTTTTAACATCATCGAGCCTGTGACACAGAACCGGATGGAACCTTTTGACGCACCCTCTGCCCTTTTCTCTTCTCTCTTTAATGTGTGTTTTTTTATTTGCACACGCAGCGGCATGTCGCATTGATTCCTTGCGGGGGTTTTTCACGGCAAATCTTTTTCCCTTCTCGGTGCACAGCCAAAGCAAGCGTGTTTCGCCCCAGGGAGGGCGCGACGCCGCGCGAGCAACGGAAAAAACGCGCATGGGAAAAGAATCGCGTCTGTTGGTGGCCGAACGGGCTACATGCGAAACAGCCACACGTGTGGACGATGCAAGGACAAGGGTCCGAAAGAACTTTCAGTGTCCCTCTTTTTCGTCTCCTCCCGTCTGGCCCAGCCGATCCGGTTTCGTTCTCGTCTCTGTCAATAGAAGGCTGACCGTGCATTTTTCCCCTCTCGCGCTCTTTGTCTCGGCTTTTTTTGATACTTTTTTGCCTTCCCGCCCGACCGCGCGCCCGTCCAGGTGTACCAAGAAAACGCTAGGCCGCGCACGCACACACACACAGCCCCAATGGCATCGCCCGCAGTTGGCCCCGCAGCCGCCCCCGCAGAGCCTGCGGCGCCCACCGCTGGACTCGCGCGGCTCCTCGCATCGCGTCGCGCGCGCGCCCACGAGGCCGCCGGCGTAGAGGAAGGCGCGTCGACGCGCCAGACAGGGGGCGCACTGGCGTTGGCGGCGGCGGCGGCCAAGCGTTCGCGCCCGACCAAGTCGCGCCGTGGAACCGTCGCCCCGACGACGCCGTTGCCGCCCAAGGAGACTGCGGTCCAAGAGTCGCGCGATGCATTGGCCCATGCTGCTGGTGTGGTGCATCAGCGGTCCGACGACGCCACGCGATCAATGGTGGCGACGCGCGCGTGCGGGTCGCACACAAGCGGCCGCGTAACGCCTCGGCTGCGCTGGCAGTGTCAACATTTCCTCCTGGCCAACCTGCAACGAGCACGCCTCTCGCACGACGCCATCGACCCGTGGAGCGACGCCGATGCGTGCCGTGCGCGCCCCATGGGCTGCACCGACCCCGACGTCGTCTATTGCCGCGCCGTTGAAGAGGCCGCCTACGCCGAGGCCAACGCCCGACTCGACGCCTACGAGGCCTGTATACGTCGCATCGCCTACGCGCTGCGGTCGGGCGGGCGCACGATCATGGCCAACCACGCGGCCGACACGCTCGCCGCGCTCGACGACGACGTGCTCAGCGCCTGTACGGCACCGGGGCGCCGGCGCCTGCGCGAGCGCGCCCACCTCGACGAGTGCCGCACGATGATGTCCGACGCCGGCGTGTTTGACGATGCAGCCGCGGCCGTCGTGCGCTGCCGCAGGTGCGGCGGCAGCGACATCACCACGTCGCTCCTCCAGACGCGCGGCGCCGACGAACCCATGACCGTGTTTAGCCAGTGCGCCAATCCCAAGTGCGGCGCGCGCTGGCGCCAGTGATCGCCCATTCGTTCTGAGCACAATTCTTTTCTCCCGTCTCATACCGGCATGCGCCCCCTTTGTCTGGGCGCAAAAAAAGGGAAAAAGGTTGCACCGTCAACAAAAGAAAAGCGTCAAAGGATCACCGCACGGGTTTGGTCGCATGCGCAAAAGGCGCAAAGCGCATATGCTTTTTTTCGGTGCGCCGTGCGTGTTTCTTTTTTTTGTCCTTTCTTTCCCGTTGATGGAAACACCCAAAAAAAGGGCGCACCCTTTTGAGATCCATAGGGCGTCGCCGAAAAAAGAGAGGCCGGAAAAAAGAGGGCGAAAGAGACCAGGCCATTCCGCCTTTGCGTCGCTTTGGGCGCCTGCTGCAAATGCTGATCCCGTGTCGTTTGTAACGCGGTGTCCGTGTCTTTTTTTCTTTTGCCTGCGCCAAGCCGCGACCCGCCTTTTCCGGCACAGCGCGTAGACTACGCAACCGGATCAAAAAACCAGTTTGCCCTCTGTGTTTTACCTCTGCCCGAATGCTGTCGGCCTCGCGGGTTCGATCAATGGGGCGCAGCGGGCGCACACTGGCCCTTTCACACAAGGCCCGCACCGTCGCAGAGAGAGAGAGAGGGACGAACTGCCGCGGTAGTGGCTTCTCGCCGCCCGCGCAGTGCCTGCGGGTCGGTTGGGCGCCAACCCACCCACACCCGCTTTTTCACTTGCAGATCACATGTGAAAAAAACCAAACAATGCCCTAAAAAATCATGGGTCTTTGGTCGTGTGGGGTGATCGACACGCGAGCGCCACGCCCACCTTTTTTTCCTGGTGCGAAAAAAAGCAGCGAGGTAGGAAAAAGCCATCGCAGGGTCCAGCGATATGCAGCCGCGTCCCTTTCGGCGAAAAACGCCAAGAGGGAGGTCGCACAGGGTCCGCGTTCGGCACTTTGAAGGAGACAAAAAAGGATGGTTCTTTGTGGCGCGCGTAAAGGACGGGCAAAAGACCATCGTTATGGCACACAAGCAGGGCGACCGCCCAGCGGGGGAGGGGGAATCACGAGACGGCGCTGTTGTAGCCGGTCGGGGTGGGTCGTGGGTGGTTCTGGTGTAGGCGTCGTACGCATGCTTTGGCGATGGCGACGGCCTCGGTTGCGTGGGGCGCGTCCGGATCGGCCGCCGCCGTCTCGGCGATGCGCAAGGCCAGCGACGACATGACGGTGTCGCTGGCCGTCCAGCGGCCGGTGGCCCACTCGCGACATGCGACAAAGAGCCACGATGAGACCACGCCCAGGCTGTCGGCGTCGGGATCGTCACCGGGCGGCTCGCAGTCGGGGTCCACCGAGAGCACCGTGTAGGGCGAGGTCGAAAAGAGGTCGACCGCGGTGAGGCGCACCTTGGACCATTCGATCCAGCGCACGCCGCCCTTTGGCGCGCTCGCATTCTGCGCATGCGATCCACCGACGAGACGCCATGGACGGCGTCGATCCGGTCCCGGACGCGCCGCCAGCAAGAGGCGCCATACGCCGGCTGTCCGCCGCCATACGCACAGCGCCGAGTCGGGTGGAACGCGCGCTGCCATGTCGTCCACGAGGCTGCCGTTGTAGGCGACCTCGTCGGGCATCGACGCCGTGAACGCATCGACGCAATCATCCGCCGGCTCTGCCTTGATAGCGACGCCGTGCCACACGCCCGGCGTCTGCCTCTGCATGGATTGGTGTTTGTCATGCCGCACGACATTGTCGTTGCCGTCTCCACTAGATCGGGCGCCGTGGACTCTGGCGGCCAGGGGGCTGGCCAGGGGCGTGTCTGTCGCGTCTGTGCGCGGATCGATGGTCGTTCCCTCGTGGGTTCGGGTCGGTTGGCGCTGTGGCGGCGTGGATGCGGGCGGTGACTGCATGGTCGAATGCCACGGGCGCGTGCCACACGGGTCCTGCTGCGTGATACGGCCGCGCACATTGGCATCCCTTGCCACGGCCTCCTCCTTGTAGCCCTGACTCGATTGCCGCTGGTGCTGTGCGTGACTGCCCCCTTCACCCTCGTTGTGGTCGCCATCATCGTCGCTACTGCTGCTGACCGATATACGCCGACGTACACGGCGTTCAGGAACAGCGCTGTGGTCGCGATAACGAGAAGAGGGCTGACGGCAGTCATTGACGTTGATCGAGTCGATCGCGCGTTTGGACGAGGGCGATCGCGGCGACAGTTCCATCGATTGCGGCCCGGATGCGTCCACGCCATCACTGCCCATATTGCGGTTGCGGCGGCACAAAAGGATCTGGGTGCTCTTGGAGATTGGCTCTTGCGACGCGCCGCAAAGATGGCGCGTCTTGGTCTTTGTTGGCGTCGGAGGAGGAGGAGTAGCGACGCTGTCGGCAGCTGCGGTGCGTGCCGTGATGCACGCCTGTGCGTGAATGGCGGCGGCGCGGCGTCCCAGCGGGTCGCGGCGTTGGCCCATTCGCGTCATGAGGCGCATGTACGACTCGGTCTCGCTGTAGCGCGCCAATGTCAACGCTGCGCGATCCCTGCCGGCAAATGTGGCCGCAGCGTTGAGAAAGTCGTCCACGTCCATGGCGCGCACGAGTGGCGTCGCGCGGCCAGGACCGATGCGACGCTTGTCAAAGTTCCACCCGGCCTGGCGCAAAGAGTAGATGAGCCGCGATGCGAGTTTGCGCCCCTGCGGCGATCCCCACACGTCGGCGGCCTCGAAAATGAGGTCGATGGCCGCCACGTAGCCTGTGGCGGGATCACACCTCACTTCTTTTGACACGCCACTGGCGCCTTCCATGGGTTCGACAGAATATTCATCGTCGTCGTCCACGGGTTCGGCCTTGACGACGGCGTTTGGTGCGGTGCGGGCTGCGGAGCCAGTCAAAGTGGCCTTGGCGCCGCTCGGCTGTCGCCGATGCCGGGGTTCGCTCTTGATGAAGGCGGCCGTGGCGTCGCTAACGCTGATAGCGGTAACGCGCGGCCGTGGAAAAGAATCTTGGCGCGGTTTGGACGAAACAATGCTGTTGAGCGATGGCGAAAGGCCAGAGACGATGTGCGCGCGTCCGTCGACGTCAAAGCCGTGCACGGCGTGTGCGGCGATGGCGCGCCAAAAGTTGGGGCGGGCCATGGCGCGCGCGCCCACGGGCGCCCATGCGACAAACGAGCGGTAGAGCGCGTCGGCCAGACACGATTCGCCTCGGCGCACACAGCGCTCACGCACGAACCGCGCAACGACGGCATCATCATCATGATCATCATGACCATCGTCTCTGTCCTCACCGTCATCGACGGCAACGTCATCCGTGCCCCCTTTGCAGTCGTCTCCAGCGTCACCACAAGTTGCCCCGTGGCCGCCATCGCTGCATCTGGTGTGGTATGTGTCATCACATTCGAGCACGACGGGGCGGGTAGTGTCGCGCGTCGCGACTGTTGCCTTCGGGCGCACGTTCTTGCCTGCCGCAGGGCTCCGTATCGCCGCATTGTGTTTCGGTCGCTGTGACGACCCCAGAGGTGACGGCATGGATGGCGTGCGTCCGACGCCGCCATGCTCCAGATCAGAGGCCAGCGTGGTGACAAGACGGCGCAATGGCGTGCGTGAGAGCGTGCGCATGCGCGCGGTCAGGGCTTGAGCGACGGTCGGCGGCAGCGCCGCCGCTGCGGCACCGGCGAGCCCGCCACTGAGAAGGCGCTCGAATCCAAAAGAGTCGATCAGCAGCCTGCCCTGCGGATCGCGCTGGGGATTGCGTGCCGATGGAGACGGGCTCTCGCCGCCCAGTTCGTCGTCGAGCATCGCGCGGCACGTGGCCACGAGACGTGCGACGTCATCGCCGTGTTCGAGGGCGCGATCGGGGCGACCAGGATGCTGGGCGCGCGCCAGAGCCCACGCCACCATGCCTTCGGGCACAATCCACGCAAGGCGCGTGGCGGCATCGAGTTTCACAAACACGACATCGGGTGGCATCCTTTTCGGTCCTAGCGCTGCCAGCGGTGGTTGTGATGAAAGTTGTGCGTGCATCTGCGTAGGGCGCCAGGAGTAGACGGAGCGTGCGGCTTGGTCGATGTTGCCGGTATCGCAGTGGCCACCGTTACAGTCGACGGGAAACCTGATTTTTTTCGCCTTCTTCTCCTTGCTTGCCTGGACTTGGATCGATCGTCGAGTTTGTGCTCGTCTGCGATGCGGTCATAGTGCCATGAGACGCGCGCGCGCGTTAGGGTCGTGTGCCAGGGGGAAAAAAGAGGCGACACCGAACGGCAAAAAAATGCCTTCGCGTGTTGTGTGTGTGTGTGCCAAGTGAGATCTTTTTCTCACGATTGGGAATACGAGCCCACCGGCCAATTGCAGCGAAGCTTGTAGGGCGGCATAGAGGCAATGGCGCGCGCGCGACAAACAAAACAATACCAAAATAGGGGCAGAGGAGCGATGCACAGGGATTGTGGCACGGACCTTTGTGTCCTCTTTCTTTTTTGGTGTATCGGCGTGTTTCCCTGCTCCCGGGCACCAGTGACAGTCGTCGCAAGATTTGGACCGGTGACCTGTTTCTGTGTCTCTCTGTTGGCACGATGGTCAAGTCGAGTTTGGGCAACGGCAATGCAAAAGGTCCAGTCCTCTCTTGCGCGTGGAGACGACGCAGGCGGCAACCGACAACAACGACGACGACAGAGATAAAAAATCGAAAAAAGAGAGAGACCGGCGCCGCTCGCCGTATTGCGTGCCTCGACCGAAAAAAGGCAACGTCGACAAAAGTCCTCATAAAAAACGCACCAATCACAATAAAAACTATATTGGCTGCGCCACTGGGCGGGCCGTGGCGGCGGTTGTCTCTGTCGCTCTCTTTTTTTTCTTGCGCACAGCACTCGGCCCAAAAGAGGAGCCTCGTTCCCCGTCCCGAGGCGCCAGCGCGGCCCCACGACCAGCGCCAGGAAAAAAACCACACCGCGCGTGTCCGTACAGAGAAAAGAAACAGAAAAACGCGTGGAAAGAGAGAACAGGCACGCTCCGGCATCGCGCGTACGGTTCCCTCCCCCTTTTGGGTGCGGCGAGGTCGTTCTTTTTCCCTTTTAAACAATGCCCCCAGGTGTCACCAAATTTTTGTGGGCGCGTGTGCGTGCGGCCTCGCTCTTGCGCATCGCATCGTGTGCCCTTTTGTTTTGGTGCCTTTTTTCTTTCTTTTTTTTTTCATCCGTGGTCCTGTCTTGATTTTCGCTTTTTTTTGGGAGGCGCAGCCCTTTTATTATTTTTTTACTACCTATTCGGAGCCGGCTTTGACTCGTGTCGTTGTGTCGCGCCTGTGCGTGTATGTGTGTGTGCGCGTATGCGCTGGTTTTGTGCCAATGTTCTCGGCATGCTCGTCCGTCGCTGCACACCAATGACCGCCCGCTCGTTCGCTGCCCAAACTCCACGTCAGGTTTTTTTTTCTTTCTTGGTTGTTGTGTGGGCGGCGCGGCGGACAACGTCCGTACCAAAGGAATCATTCCCCTCTCTTTTTTTTCTCTCCTGCTCATCTCTTTGATTAAAAGGTGGTCGAGACGTGCGCTGGTCAGTCGCACCCCGCGCTGTGCTCTTTTGTTTCGTGCGCGCCTCCTTGTCCCCCTATCATGCACGCTGTCACGCCGCCCAATGTCGTGTGGGTGGCCGCACCGTCAGACAGCCCCGAATACCAGCGCTACGAGGCCATGGAGCGACAGGCGCACGAGGCTTCGCGAGCGTCGGTGGCCTCGACGGATCGCATCCGCGTCCCCGGTGCGTCCTTGGGGACCGACCACGTACGCGACATGGCCGTCATCAACGCCCAACGTCCGGCCACCCCCGGCGCCGGACTCTACCTGTTCCCGGCCGACGACATGCCCGTGCCCGCCGACGGTCGTCTCCCGTCGCGTTGCTGGCTCCCCGAAAGCGAGGCCCTGGCGTGGCTCGGCACCTTCTACCCGCGGGCAGCAAACACGGCACGCGCATGCATGGCCACATGCAACGCTGATCGTTCGTTGTGTGCGTGCGGCGTGGTCGATCCTGCCGGCGGCGACGTGCGCTTTTATGCTGTCGCCGCACGGCCTTGTCGCCGCCAAAGGCGCAGACCCCAACGCGACACCGATCACCAAGCCTGAGACGGGCCTTTTCCTCTTTCTTTTTTTTCTCCCTTGGCGCACGCACGCTCTTTTTGTCGTCTCATGTGTGCGTCGCAACGCCGCCGAGACCCTTTGTTGTCTTTTTTTTTGATAAACCTCATGGTTGTAAAAACGGTTTCCTCGCGCCGACGCTTTTTTAATTTTTTTGTCCATGCACCGCAAAAAGAGGAAACCGGATTGGCGCCTTTTTTTCGCTCTCAGCGCGTGTTCTTTTGTCGCCCTGCCCTCCCCCACCCTTCCGCAGGCGCCGTGCTCCCCCAAGACAAAGAGCCAAAGAAAAGAGGCGCTTTCTCTTGAAGGAGACGACGGGATGGTGAGGCGTGGGCGTAAATTGGGCGTTGGAAAACAGGGGCGAACAAGCGCGCAGCGGCGAGCATCTTTCGAATGGCGCGCACCTTGTGGCGTGAGTCTGTTTAAAAGAGTCGAAATGAGAAAAAGACACGAGCGCACGGGGGCAACCGCGCTGGTGCGTCGATTTTTGCCTTTTTGGGTGGACGATATTGAAGAGGGGCAACCGCCGCCAAAAGAGCGACCGACAGAGAGGGGCGCGGGAGCCTTGGAAACCAAAAAAAAAGAGGTGTGGGTCGACTCCACGACAAGAGGAAAGACGCGCAGGAGCACCGAGGCAGGCGCACCAGAGGGAAACACGGGACGGCCGACGCTCGTCTCACGCGCACTCTGCACTTTGCGACACACACACACACACACACACAAACAAAAGTACGTGCTACGGTCGCCGCGCTGTGTCTCGCCGCGAGCAGCGTCGATTAAAAAAAGAGCAAGGAAATTTTAAAAGGCTCTTTGCTGGAAAGAGATGAGCGCCCTCCTCTACGACCGGTCGAACCCGACCGCGGTTGCGTCCGATGCCTACGCGTCGAGCGCGCAGCAGGGCGGCCTTTACGCCATCGCGCTGGCGCCCGACGCAGGCGCGCCACAGGGCGCCACCGTCGAGTTCCCCTACCGCCTGGTGGCCGATCTCGGGCGCGTGCGCTATTATGCCCTGGACCCGAGCGCGGCGCGCGACCCCGACGAGGCGGCCTTTCTGCGGGCCTATGCCGCCGAGCCGGGCGTCACGGCTCGCTTTGTCGCCAATGCGTACACGCTGGCGGTGGAGGCACGCGCCGCGCCCGATGGCACCACGCGCCTCGTGGCACGACCCCACCCGGCGGGCGCCTCACCAGACGGTCGCTTCTACATAAGCGCGTCGACCGACGTCGACACCGTGCGACGCATTGGCGATGCCACGAGTCGACCGACAGCGTTGGCTCCTCCCGCCACCGCGATCGCGCCGATTGCGGCCAGTGCCGCAACGAGCGCCGTCCAAGAGGCACCGCGCCAAGTGCTCACGCTCGAACAATTGCGGCAGGCCGACACCGCGGCCAAGGCCCAAAGGGTGCCCGAGTGGATTCGCGCGCGCCAGTCGGGGCTGGGACGCGGTAGGATCACGGGAGGACGAGCCGACGTCGGCGGCGTGGGCGGTGTGAGGGTACAACGCGCCGAATCCGAGGTCGAGCCGCCACAGGGACCCGAGGCGCTCGGCCTCTACAAACGCCAGCGCGCTCGCCAGCTTGCCCGGAGCGTGCTCTGGGTCCAGAACCGCCAGCAGCGCCAGGCACAGCTGGCCGCCGAAGCGCTCGACGAGGCCCGCGCGAGGGCCTCGCAAGAGGCACGCGCGCGCGCACAGGCCGAGGTCGAAGCCCAGGGCATAGCGGCGACAATGGCGCCCACACGGCTCGCGGCCCGCCTACGCCATCGTCAGGCCGAGATCGCGCAGGACCTCGTCGGGCAGGCCGCTATCGACGCCATCCAGAGAGAGGCAACCGCGCGCGCACAGGCCGACACCGAGGCCGCAATCGCCGAGCAGGTCGAGCGCGAGGTTGCCGCCGGCCTGTTTCATGCGGTGCCCGGCGGCCCCGTTGGTGGCACAGCGACTTTGAGATCGGCGTCGTCGCGTCGCCGCCTCCAGGGGGGGACCGCTGTCTCGTCACAGACGACAATTCAACCGCCAGTGCTTGCGCCGCCCGCCGTTGTGCCGCCGCCGCAGATCAACGTACAGCCCCAACCGCCGACGACGGCGGGCACCGTGCAGGCCGGCGCAGGCGCGCGCAACAGGCGCCACAGCAACGCGGCGGTGCGCGCAGAGGCCATGAGCGTCTTCCAGGACACGGTGGCACAGCGTCTGTCCCATTTGCCCGACGACTCGCCGGTCATCCGCGACATCATCGCCGAGTGGTCGGCCGCCACCAAGAGCAACCCGGCCGGTCTTACGGGCGCCATGGCCCGCGAGCGCGCCATCCAATGGTGGGCCTCGCAGCGGTGGGCCGACGCGCACCCGGCCGAACGCGCGCGTCACGCCGAGGAGGCCAAGGCGCGCGCCGACAGCGACGCCGTGGCCATGGCGGAAGCCGCCGTGCGTCGCCGCATCGAGGAGGCCACCGTCGAAGCCGTCGAGCCCGCCACATCGGCCGCCGCGGCCGCGCGTTCTCGTCGACGTCGCGCTGAACAGCGCAGCGAGGAGGCCTTGCTTCCCGAGCCTCAGCAGGCGCTCCTCGAGGCCCGGCGCATGGCCGAAGCGCCGCCGGCCAAGCGCGCGCGCCGTGCGCCCGTGGCGGCGACGGGACCGCCGCCGTTGGCCGTGCGCACCGCAACCGGCCAGTTGGTCGAAGTACCGCGCCCGGCCCTCGCGTCGGTGCCCGTGCCCGTGACCTCGACCGCTTCCACCACCGTCACCGCGACCATGGGATCGGTCCAGCCGGCTGCAGCGTTGGGAGCAAGTGCGAGCCGCGCGTCCCTGCCAGTCGGACTCGGTGTGTCGCGTTCGAGCGTGGCGGGCGGCGGCTTTCTCGGACGCGCGCCGGCTGCTCCGTCGCCCGTCGAGACCGTCATGGCAGCGGCCGACATTGCGCGTCCGCTGGCGGGCGGCACCGCTGCCCCCTCGTCTTCCATCGGCGACGTTGCCGCGCGTCTCAGACAGCTGGGGCTCGCGCAGGCACGGCGGGCCGCCCTGATCCAACGCCAAACGGGTCTCCAGTGGTCGCAGGGCATGTAGGCGTCGCCTTTTCCGCGAGCGCAGGTGCATGCGCCAACCGGGAACGCGGGAGACAGAGGAGAAAAAAAGGCATCATACCGCGGCACGCCGTCCCAAACGGCGCCCGCACGGCCGCGACAGCAAACAAACATATAAGAAAAGGAAAAAAGAGAAAGAATAAAATGGTTAAAAAAAGAGAAATGCCGTGTTTCCTCGGTCCCCTTTTCCCACATCGCCATGCGTTCGTGGCGTTGGCCGTTTGCGTGTGTGTCTCCCTTTGTTGCTCTCTGTGCGACGTCGAGCGGGCGCGTGGCCTCGCCTTGCGCATGTGCGTGTCTGCGCATTCGTCGAATTCAGGCGAGCCGTCGCGGGAAAACGTGTTGGGTGGGTTAGGTCAGGATCGACAGCCTACTCCTTCTCTTTTTTTTTCCAATGGCCACAGCGGCGGTCCTTGGCATGGGACGGGAAAAACATCCCCATAAGCCTCCTCCGGCGCTCACCGAGACACAGAGTCCCTAGGCGCGCTGTGGCGACGAGGCAAACCCACAACTGGGGGATTTTGGCATAGACAATAGAAAAACATTTTTTTTTCGTTTTTTTCCGTTTCGGAAAAGAGCATCAAAAAAGGGGCACAGAGTGCGTCTACGGATTGGGTAGGACGGGCGCCGTGTTTTGCGTGCGTGCGTGTGTGCGGCCTTTTCTCTCCTGGAGTGCAGCGCTCGGCGCGCCCCACAAAGGCAGATTCCTCTGGCCTAGTGAAATGGCGCCGCGCAGAGGCAATCCAGAGCGGCGCCCTCATCGCGACCCTTTTGTGCAGGCGTGTTGCCGCCGGGTTGTGCGCGCCATTGGTCGGTTTGTTTCTTGGTTGTGCACTTTTTTCGTGCGCGTATCGAGCGCGCGGTTGTTAGTGAGCCCGCCGGTGCCGGCCCAAAGCAATACAAAGAAAGACAAAAAAGAGGGGGAAAAATAGCGACGCCTGCCGCGCCGGTCGGCAGGACACGGCTCATCCTTTTTTGTTTGCACCCTTGTTCCCGGTCAGCCAAAGGAGAGCGGGCAGGGAAAAAAGTGCGCGCGCCCAGGAGAAGGAGGGGAGACAAAAAGAAAGAGAGACACCCGAGAGACCACGCGATGTCGGCCAGCGAATATCCAGGCGCCGAACAAGACGCCCAGCGCCTAATTGATCAGTTTGACGCGCTCGTGCTCGAAGGCGGCCGGCGCCCACAGGACATGTTGTCGCTCAGTGCCACTGCCGCGGATGATGACGATCGCAACGAGGAAAACACACGCATTGCCGAGGATAATGCGGATGAATATGATGAGGGTGATGACGAGGCCGCCGCACAACAAGAGGCGGTGGCGCGCCTCTCGTCGGCCCTCCTCAACTGGCCTGCGTCAAACCGTCCTCGTGTTGCGCTTGATCACGGCGGCGAACCGCACGGCGCGCGTATCGCGAGGCGGTCTGTGAGCACCGACGGCGCCGACTTTCTTCATGCCCGTCGGGATGAAGTGGACGACAATGCCGACGACTGGAACGACGCCGATGGCGGCATGAACGTGGACGACATTGACGACCTCGATCGGCTTCTCGACGACAACGTGTCCAGGGCCGACATGCAACGCGATTTAAGCACTCGCCCGCGCTTTGACGTGTCCACCACCCGCCAGAGGGCACCACCGAGCGCCCTCGACGATGAGGGTGACGACGGCGATGACGATGGTGACAATACCAATGCTGGTTCGCCCTTTGGATATGACGACGGCGATGACGATGGTGACAATACCAATGCTGGTTCGCCCTTTGGATATGCCGACGGCGACGGCGACGACGACGACGATAGCGATGGCCTTGTCATCGACACGGGGAGCGACAGCGCCGATCTCGACCGCATTAGCGAGGTCGGTTCGCGCTACAAAGCAGCCATCGAATACGACGATATCGACTGGGGCGATGGTCCGAGCGAGGGGCAAAGGGCGCGCGACGGCAGGCCGCCTCTGGCTCCGCACGCGATCGGCACGCATGCCCAATCGTCGCCGCGCGTGGTCCACATCGCGCGAGGCATCGTCGACGACGGCTACACCGTTTTGGCCATCGACGAGCACCGCCTGGCGCCGGGCGGCACGGGCGCGTACACCAACCTCAACGGGGAGGCCTACGCGACGGCCGACCTCGTGGCCTACCTGTACGCCGAGGAGCCCGCCAGCAAGAGCGTGCCGCACACGCGCCAGCGCCTCACGCAGGCGCAGGTCAACGGCCTGCTGGCGCTCATGGCCGCCGGACACGCCCATCTCGTGGCTCCGGCCGACGTGGACGGGGCGGCCTATGCGCTGACGCGCCCGCTCTCGTCGCCCACCGACGCGCTGTCGCACGAGGCGGCGGCCACCGTCGACGCCCACCTAGAGGCCGCGCTCGTGGACGAGGAGCGCGCCGTCGATCTGGCGGCCTACCACGCGGCCGCTCTGGTCCACTACGCGATCGAGATCGCCATGGCCATCGGGTGGGACTATAAGCCAGCGGTCAACTTTGCCATCGCGCGCTACATCAGCGCCGCCGGCACGCCGCTGCTAGCAGAGGAGGGCGGCCTCTTGCCCGACGAGATCCCGCGACGTCGGCACCCGCACCGCCGTCGCGCGAGCACAAACGCCCGCGGCGCGTGCCCACTCGCCACGGACCTATGCGACGACCGAGGCGGTACCGACGCCAACGGCAATATGGACACTGTCGGCAACTACGACGATATGGACGACGACGACAACTACGACGACGACGATGAAAATCAAGAGGGCGCCCCAAGAGACGGCGGTGGTGGCCAGGGGGAACGCGACGAGGGCGACATTGCCATCCCCGCCGAGACGCGCGACGAGGCCGTCGCACGTCATCGCGCGCTGGCCGACCGGCGGCGTCGCCACCCGCCCATGGGGATGGACCTCGAACTGGTGGCCGCCGTGCTCCAGGCCGAGGCCGACGACGGCGGCCTGGAGCGCTCGCCGGCCAACCTCGACGAGATGCGCCGGCGATTGCGCACGGCCGTCGGCGCGCGGCTCAAGCCCTCCAAGGCCGACCGTAAGATCGACCGCTACGCCGTACCATGGGCCTATGGCGTGTGCTGTGCGCTCGACCGTCGCGACGTCGACGAGGTCCTCGCATCGCCCGCCGGTGCGGCCGCCGTCGCCGAGCGTGTCAATCGCGCGTGGGCCGTGCAAAGCGCCGGCGGCGGGCCAGACGACGGGACGGCTGCGCCGGGCCGCAAGCCGCCGCGCCCGCTGGCGCCCTATCTGTCCGACGCCGAGTTTGCCCAACGCCTCGCTCGCCTGGACCCGCCCCTGTTGGCGGCGCTGTCGCGCGTCATCCCGCTAGAGGCGCGCGGCCGGTCGGACCTCGACGCCGGCGACTATGTCATCTACGAGAGCAACCTGGCGTTGGGTGCGCCGCTGAGTCCGCCCATGGCGCACTCGCTGGCGCAAAAGGTCATGCGCTTTGCGCGCCAGGCCGGGACGACGCCGCGCGCCTGCGACCTCGCGCCCAAGCCTCCCGCCATCGTCTTTGTGCGCGACTGCCCGCAGACGTAAACCGAGTAGCACACGAAAAGGCAAACCTGCAAGCGTATTCTGCCCCGGCACCCGTTCGTCTTTTTCTCCTTTGTCCGTGGCCCAAGGCTTTGCCCCGTTGCCGGTTCGTCCAATTGATTTTTTTTTCATTTGGTGCCAGCCGATTCTTGCCAGGGAGGGAGAAAAGGATTGTGTGGATTGTCCCCCCTTGTTGGTCCGCGGATGCGAGCGGGCACGCCAAAAGTGGACAGAACAAAATGCACACAAACTTTTGGATGCGATTTCGCGACTCTTGCAGCTGCAGTGCAAGGTGCGCATAAGAAAAAATATGGTGGCAATCCGTTCTCACCGGCACCTTTTTTCCTCATATGCATTTGCCGAATATATTTGTTTCGGCGAGCGCTCAGGGACAAGGCTCAAGCGAAAGAGAACAAGGAGGCGGCATCGGTGGCCCGTGACCACCCAAAGGCGACGCGCGCAGCGACCTCTGTCGGCCACGAAAACACGCACGTGCCCTCTCGCTCAAGAAAAAGAGAATCAAACACAAGCGTCGTCATCCTTTTGAGCATTTTCGTTTGGGGCTCGGTCGGCAGACCCACCAAAAAATGCGCGGACCCGGCAGCCCACGCCAGGGGCCTTGCCTGTATCGGCAGACACAAACCGGGTGGGGTTCCTGTGGTCATTCGATGGGGAAAAAAATAGTACAGACCGGGCGCAGTGGTGCTGCGGTTTCAAAAAAGAATTGCCAATTTCCGCTGATATGGCGTGACTGGCTGCGTGAGCACGCAGAGACCCCACCGAAACCATCGCCCCTCCTCTCCTTTTGGTATTTTGTTGGCCCTCTTTGTTTTCTCTTTTTTTTTGAGGGCAACTCCAGGCCTTGGCCCCAGTTGGCCGTTGCCCCGCAAAAAATGGCTTCGCGCGCGTGAACGCGCATCGCCACCGGTCGTTGGACGCGCGCATAAATCCTTCGTGGGTACCATCGCGCTCTGCGCCGGCGCAAGACTCGACCCATTTTGGCATCGCCTTTGTCCCCACCAGAACCACCTCCTCAACAAAAAGAAAGATCAAAAAAAAAGATGGAGCAGGAGAAAGAAGGCGCACCGGCAGACGACGTGCCGACAGGCGTCGAGGGGCAACACGCCGACTCCTTGGTGTCGGCTCGGGCTGACGCAACGAAAACCGCCGTCCCTCTGGACGACCGTGAGGGGAAGGATGCCAATGAACCGCCAGACACGACAACGGAATCGCACCCGATCGTGCTCGACGTGGGCGGGCAAAAGATGATGACCTCGCGCGCGACCTTTGCAACGGCACCCCCCGGGTCGTTGCTCGGCCGCATGTTTGGACCCGACGCCGATCCACTTTGGGCACCGCCTCGGCTCGCCGACGGGTCCTACTTTTTGGACCTCAACCCGCACCACTTTGCCGTCGTCTTGGATGTGCTGAGGCACGGCCCTGCGATGCTCCGCCCTCTGTCGCCCGCCGATCGCGGCGCCGTCACACTCGTGGCCGACTACCTCGGGCTCGACCTCGGCGCGACGACGTGCCTCGCCGGCGACGTGCTGCGTTACAGGGTGGCGATGGCGCCCGACTCGGTGCGTCTCATGATCTTGGCAATTTCGCCCTCGGCCTTTTGGTCCGATCGCATCGGTCTGTGCGACTGGAGTGCAAACGGCGCCAAGGCCACCTACGTCCCGGCGATGCGCTCGTGGACGCTGGCCGAGGCTCGCGACATGCTGTCACTGGCGCTCAACATACCGGCCGATCTCATGGTCGCACACTTTTGTCTGACCCGTCGTAACGGCACAACGCGGCCCAATGCGCGCCTGCCGCTCGATTCGACAACCGTGCGTCTCCGAGACGTGCACGCCGCCGGGCGCTCGCCCTTGGCCCTTCTCATCCATCAAAAGGCCTTTCTGGCCAACGTGGATGCCCTCCCGCTGTCGAGCCTCTCTCTCCCTGGGCCGCAACAGCCGACGACCAACGGCGACGCCGATGCATCGCCGCAGACACCAAAGAGCAGGCCCCGCTCTTTGTTAGAGACAATGATACAACCGCCCGACGGGCTTGTGCTCATCTTTGTGAGATGCTTTGACCGAAGCAAGGAATCGCTATCCAGAGCGCAGCCCCTTCTCGTCGACGTCCGAGACACGATCGCCGCGGTTGTGCCGGCCATGTGCGCCCTGCTCTCCTTGTCTGGGAGCCGCCATGTGCACCTCTTTGAGGAGGTGTCGATGTACATGGTGCTGGAAGTGGACCCGACGTTGACGTTTGCCGACGCCGAGATTGGATACGGCGACATCGTGTGGCTCGAGGCGGTGGACGATCACGCGGACGCCGCCGCCCAACAACCCGTCAACATCACGCTCATCAAGCGCTTGAATCAACGGCCTCTCATGCGCTCTTGAGGCCGCTGCCCTGCTGCCCGCTCAATCGCGCCTTTCCATCGCGTCGTCGTTGCCTTTGGCTTTTGTCCCCCCCCCCCAAGAAAAAACATGCATCTGCCTTGTCGTACGCCATCCGTCGGGCACAAGGCCAGCGCGCCTCTCGGTCTTTTCGCGCTGCGAACCTCTTTCTTTTCCTTGTCCAAAGCATGTCGTATTGCGTGCGCGCGTGCAAGAGAGGAAAACACCACGCCGCCACTCTGACGATTCCGCACAAGTATTTCTTTTTTTTTTCTTGAGATATCGTCATTTCCTCTTGTCATCTTGGCGCGCGCACCCGCGGGTGGCGGCAATCATAAAGATTTATTTTTTTCGCACCAGACGGCGGTGGGCGCCGACGCGCATTCTTGTCGATCAAACTACTCTTTTGGGATGCGTCCAGTCGCTTCCACGTCGACGACGCCCGTGTACGTGGGTGTGCGGGCCAGTGGCACGCGCGACGCTCGCAAGGCGGTGCGACCTCTCGCACGCACGTCAAAGCCGTCAATCCGGCACGCCCCATAGCGCTTATAGTACCAGGACACGTCGTCGACAATCTCTGCGGTCGCCTCGGTCAGACCTGTGCCGCGCAATTTGGCGCTCTTTTGCACGATGCTGCAGACGCCAAGAGACAATTAACACCGCCGCCGTTGGTCCCAGCTTGTCAGCGACAACGTTTCTATCGTGGCTAGGGTCGTGGCACGCGCGCGCGCGCAAGAGAGAGAGAGGCGCAAACACAGAGAGCCGGGCAAGAGGCGCCCACGTACTCTTGACACTCGTAAAACTGGGCCGTGCCGTTGGGGTCGCACCAATACTTGCATGTCTCTGCTTGCCTGCCATCCAATGCGTCCGCATCGGCGGTGCGCACAAAAATCATGGCGGCGCGCAGGGCCGCGGCGCGGCGCGGCAGCTTGGGCTCAAAGGTCTCGAAAGGCGGCGGGTCCATGTCGCGGCGCAGTTTGTATGTATGTAATCGCGCGCTATACTGCTGCCCAATTTTTTAATGTGGTCACTACTATGGTCCGCCCGAGATGAAAGTGCCATTGGAGTGGTCGCGCGGCTCGGGTGCGCATGTGCCTGGCCAATGCGCGAGAGGGGAGCCACAAGCGACAGTAAACTTCTTCCTTTTTTCCCCTACCGCGATCGCGCCGGGCGTGCTCCCTTTGGCGGTGGCGGTCTGTTTTTCCTTCGCCCATACAAAAAAATTTTTGTCGCCTCGTGACCAAAAGGATTTGAGAGAGATTGAGAGGTGGACATTTAAAAAAAAAAAGGAGATCGTGCAGGCGCAAGGCAGTCCGGGGCGCGTTTGCATCGTAAAGGTTGCCCCGACTACCCGGTCCCACCACGCCAAAAAACTGATCACGGGAGCAACTCAGAGCAAAGAAAGATGACGGGAAAACGATAGATGATTTATACAGGGGCATCGCACGAGGGCGTCGCGTGCAATAGGTGACCAGCGGCTCCAACAAAAAAAGCAAGACGGGGGAAAAGGGGGACGAGGCTAGTGGGCGAGGCTGACGAGACGGGGCTGCATCGTCGATGGGCGCGAAAGCACAGGGTAGAGCGGCGACGGCGGTGCGCCCTGCGCAGTCTTGGACGTGGTCGCGATCGCCGCTGCAGCAATGGCGGCAGCGCGAGTCCCCTGTTGGCTCTGACGATCCTGCACGGGTAGTTGAAAGACATTCTTGCTGGACCGCGCGAGGGGCTTGGCGGCGCCGGTGGCGCTGGTTGCGCTCTTGCCGGGATCGGTGCGTCCCGCGGTCTCGTGTACGTTTTCGGCGGCGGCACCGCCGTCGTCATCGTGATCATTAATGTACACGACTGTAGGAGGACCACTGGCCGACGGTGCCGGCGCCGTCGGCGGCGCGCTCGGGCGTGTGATGGTCGACACGGCGCTCGCGGTCGAAAGTGCACCGGTGCCATAGACTTGCATCGAGGCCTGGAGCGCCTGTGCGGCCTGTGCGCGTATGGCGTCGTTCTCGGCGCGCAGGTTGCGCACCTCGTTGCCCAAGAGGTTGAGGGCCGCCATGACGGCCTGGTTGTTGTTCTCGGTGCGCTTGTTGACCTCGGCCAGGGCGGCGCCCACCTGTTGGCCCATCTCCTGCACGAGAGCCTGAGCCTGCACCCGTTCGCCCTCTATCTTGGCACTCTCGACAGCAGCAACGCCGTCGCAATCAAGGTCTACTGTTGATTGTTGCGGGCTCGGCGGCGGCGACGCCTTGACGCGCTTGACGTGTCCAATCTCATAGTGGGGTCGCGTGTAGGCGATCCTCACAGAGGGGTCAACCAACGGGCTGGAGCCGTCGCCGATGGCCTTGCGCACGGCGGTGGCGACTTGACGGGCCTCGTGGGCCTCGTCGCAGCACAGGTCGATGATGCGCGCATGGTCGAGCATCGCTCCGTTGGGCACCCCGAGGCAGCCGCGCTCGCGCCCGACGTGCTTCTTGGACTGGCACCCGCACGCGCGACACACGGTCTTGCGGCACTTGGGGTAGTAGCGCATAAACTCTTGGATCAGCGCGTCCTGCACGGGCTCGACCAGGTTGTCCCACGGTATGCCCTCGGCCTTGTAGGCACGCAGCACCTCTTGCACCTTGTGCCCGGCGATGCCCTTGTACGGTTTGCGGTTCGACGTCGACGACATACCTGGCAGTGTATTGCTCCTTTTTCCTCGCGGTTGCGTGTTGCTGCTCCCGTGGCTCGCGTCTGGCGCCGTTGTTGGTTTGCTGTGTCCTGCCTGCGTCTGCCTTTTTATTCCAGCGCTTGCCCGCTCGTAATTGGCTCTTTTAAAAAAGGAAATGTCTACAATTTATTTCCGACAGCAGTTGCATGTGGAACAAAACTGGCGCCAGATTTGTCGTGCCTTTTGAATCTGGCGCCAGTTTTGCTTCGCGTGCAACCGTTCCGACACGGCGTAAAGCGTCGCCTCTTGTTTGTGGTGATGGGGCATGTGGCCCAAGTGCCCTCTAGTAGCACATCAAATAATGCAGAAAGCGGTCACTGGTTGCGAGATTGGCCAAAGTAGCGCCGCGGACATGAGGCGCGCTTGGAATGCCGTGGTAGAAAAGCGGGCCTCTTGCGGTTTGCCTTTTGTGCTCTGCGCGATCAGGACCATCGGTCAGATTTTGGCCTGCTTCTGCGCTGCAGCGCGGACAAGACCGCGTGTGCGCGCGACCCTGCCACAATCATCAAGAGAAAAAGGCGAGAAGAAACCTTTGTGATTTATGCGCAAAAGTAGAGCCGACCAAAGAGGTCGGCATCACGAGGCGACAACGCCGCAATCATGCGGTTAAACAGAGCGCGCCTGCTGTCGTCGCGATGAACACCGGCATCCAACATGGAACGGACGAGCACGCATAGTCGGTCGAGAACGGGGGTCGGTGCAGGCGGCACGTGTTTGGCGGCGGCATCGATTGCCGCCCTGACGAGGGCGTCGCGGTACGGCACGGGCATCTGCAAAAAGTAACACGCCCGGGCAACGTCGATGGCATCGGTAACAGGATCGGCTGTGCTGGTTCGATCGAGCGCTTGCGACGCATAGGGACAGTCGATGAGGAATTGGATCACAGAGACGCCAAAGGGCGCCTCGATGGCGTAAACGGCGTAAAACGTCCAGCCGCCAGCGCCGGTGCCTTGATAAATGGAATCAGGTTTGGTGTGCCCAGAGAGAGAGAGTCAAAAATAGCCGGATCGACTCAGCACGGCACGGTGCGCCATAATGTACGGTACATCGTCAGCCGCACCCGCGCTGCCCAGTCGTATCATGCAATCACAGTTGACACGGCGCAAGTCGTCAGGAAATGCCTGGGTCGCTGCGTGTGCGACGCCGGCATCGGTTATTGGTGCGCTCCCGCTGCAAGCCATCGTCTGCTGTGGTCGTGCCCGAGTCGATCGACCTGTCTCCTGTGATTTTTTTTTGCGCCCGGCATCCTTTCTGAAAAAGAGATGCGGCAACGAACAAAGGCCCCTCTCCCGCGGGAAGCAATTTTCTTTCTCTCTTGTTTGATTCGACGGTTTGCGTGAATTGCCCTGGCCCTTTTTTCGACATTGATCAGGCTTTGGCTGGCACGGCGGCACTCCTCGTAAAAAAGGAGAAAAGAAATATTATTTGCTCGCTCGCTTTGGCGAGCGTCCAGTTGGGTGGCGCATTTTGTCCGCGAGACCGTCACTCGGAGTAAAAAAATTGGCTGAAATCGTCTGCCGATGTGCGGTGGACCTTTTGTTTTGTGCTCTCTGTACAGACCATATAAAGTCACACCGCTTTTTTGGGTGTAGAGATCATCGCAATGCTTCGTGGCGGCGTCCCAGACCTCGCCAAACAAATGCTCATCCGTGGGGTCTCTGCGCGACGCACGATTTGCGCCGCTAAAAGGAACGCGGTGCGCGCGTGAGTCTAAACAAGTGAAAATGGGCCAAAAAACACGAGTGAGGATTAGAGGATGGGTAGCGTGCACACCTGCCGGTACGCAGGGCGTCGATCGCGGCGTCTGCCCTGTCCCTGTTCGAGTAGGTCTCGGGTATGGCCTGAGTGATTCGAATCGTCTTTTGCTTGAGTCGCCAATACTCTTTTTCAGAGCAGGACTGGCCGTCGACCACAAACTCTTCTTTTTTTCGTTTTGCAGAGAGCATGACGCGCGAGAAAAACACGTGGCCCGCGCACAGCATGAAAAAGAGAGAGAGAGAGAGCCAACAATAAAGAAAAAACAAACGGCCAACTCGTCGTGTGTGGATGATAAAATGATCCACCGCGCCATGCCCACTACACGCACCTCGGACCAAATAGACCGTCCCCGGCGCATTGCAAAAAAAGAAATAAAAAAGAGCATAATCAGCGCGCACCTTGAGGAGGCGCATCGGCCGCCACAGCCTCATAGCCGCGCATTTCCTGTATCACACGGCTCAAAAAATTCATGGTATAATCTCAACGGCGCCTATTCTTCCTTTAAAAAAATTCTTTTTTTCTTTCGTGTGTTGTTTATCTTCTCTTTTTTTCTTTTTACTTCCTTTGGTTGGGGTGATCTTGTTCTGGTGGTCTGGTTTCTCGTCAAGGGTTGGTTTGGATTTTTCCCTCTGTGTGGCGTTGTCCTTTTTGCCTTTTCTCTCTTTCTGTCTTCTCTCTTTGGAGAGGTGGTTTGGCACTATGTCGACATGCCTGTCGGCGCTTGTAATGATTAGCGCCTTGGTTCCTTTCCTTTTCCGCTCGCGGGCATGCAACGCGTCAAAAGGCGAGCGACAACTGCAGCCGTCCCCGCGCACGACGGTGCCCGTCGAGGTCGCTCTTTTTTTTCTTCAAGAAAAGAGTGCACACTGCCGTAAACCTCAACACCTTTTTTCCGTTATCGTGTCCTTTTGTCCACCGCACCCTTTTTTTGTAAGGGAGAGGCGACGGACACGCACAGGAGCGGTTGAGGTATGCGACATGCGAGAAAACTTGAGAGGTTTTGTTTTTTTTCCGCCGTGCCCCTGTGTTGAACTCAGAAACTTGAAATTCTTTTTTATCCGCGTACTTTGGGTATTCTGGTCTGCGTCCTTTGGGGGACCCGCGCTCGGTCGGTGCCTTGCTCGCTAGTCCGTCTTTTGTTTTGGTGGGGTCAGAAACACGCCACGCGTCTTCCGGGCGCGCAGGTCGTTGCTGTACTTTCCAGCAGCGTCGTAGACTTCTTGAAACAGACGCCCGTGCGCACGATCTATACCTGAACCACATAGCAATCTGCAGCGACAACGCAAAGAAAAGGCGCACGGGTCATGAATTGGACAGAGATTGGAAACAAGAAAATGCCACAAGACGAGCAACCAAAAGAGGAAAAGCAGCACAAGGCGAAAGGGTAGTGCGTGAGTACATTTCGGCACGCAAATGGGCGATCGCGGCGTCTGCCTTGTCCCTGCTCAAGTAGGTCGCGGGCAAAGCTTGGATGATCCGAATTACCTTTTCTTTGAGTTCCTCGTACTCTTGTCGAGTGAAGGATCGGCCGTCGAGCACAATCATCCTCGCTTTTTTTTGGAGGCAAAGGGGAAGGGAGGCACCACAAAATGCACGCCCAAAATATGGAGACATTTGAAAAGAAAAAAAAGAAGAAATCGTGAGAGAGACGACCAGAGGCCACGCTCGCTGCGCGCATAAACTGAGAAAGAAGAGGAGGCCCCTTTGGTGTGCCATGCGATGATCGGGGCGCACCTTGTGGAGGTGCGTCGGCGGCCACTGGCCCATACCCGCGTATCCTCTGCATTGCGTTACTCAGGAAATCCATGTGTGCGATGACGAGACCGCGCCGTTGCTCCTCGTCTCTTTCGACTAATCTGACTTTGGCGGACCTCGTTGAGGTGACTCGGTCTCTTGTCTTGTGAGCAGGGGGCGCGCAGAGTCGTTTGCCTTGTCTGTAGAGCGTTACGCGTTTCGCCTCGCGTCCCTTTTTGTTGTCGACGGGTTAGTGGGATGTCGACGCTAGCGTCGCCGTCATTGGCGGTGATTGGCGCCTCGCAGTTCCCTTTTTCCCCGACTCATGTCTCGCGATGCAGCCCGATGGTCCGTCAAGAGACGGCGACCGTCCACACCAAAAAGGCCTCTGCCAAAGAAAGGGGGACCGACACCTACGCATCCGCCCGTGTCTTTCGCTATCCCAGCCCTTCTGTCGAATGGGCTTTCTTTTCCCAATGCGGCGGGGGGGGGGATGAGAAAAGGAACAGTGCAAAAGAGGCAGCCAAAACCCTTTGTGGTGTTGTCGTTGGACCATACGACCCTGTCAGGTCTGGGCTGCTGCTTGATGGAGCAAAAAAAATAAAGGGACGGATGGAAATGCCAGGAATAGGCGTGTTGGCTAAAATCGTCGCGCCTAGTCGACCTCGCCCCCGCCACTGTTGTCCCGATGATGATAGGGGAGAAAAATGATTGCGACGGCTGGTTGTGTTTGCGCAACACCGAGAGAATGGCCAAGACGATTTACAGATTTTAAATTTTTTGGCTGAAAGTGGACATATCATTGAGAGAGTATGGACCAAGGAACGAGCAGGAGCGACGTAAAGCAAACGCTGACCATATATCAAAGGCTCTCTTATTGTCTGATCAGACAGCGCAAGGCGGTGGAACTGCACTGTCGTCGACCAAAGGCCCATGGTTGCGCATGTTGAGAGTGCGCTCGCCAGAGGCCGCTGCCGCAAGAAAGAGACCCATAGGGGGTCGATCGGGACGTTGCTGCTGTGCGTCGGTGTCGCGCGCCACGTCGACCGCCGTGCGACCGACGCCATCCAACGCCAAAGGATCCACGCCGGCACGCAGCAAAGCGGCGGCGGTATCCAAACACGCGTCCGTTGATGGCGCACGCGCCACGGCATGGAGCGCGGTGCCGGAACCGTCAACTGAGAGGCCCCTGATTGCATGAGGCGCGTCGGAAAGGATACGCTCGACCGCCGGTCGATCGCACTGCAAGGCAGCATAGACTAACTGGGCGTGGATGTCGACTGTTGTCCTTGTCGTAATTGACGTCGCTGCTGTCACAGAGCACGTTGCGGACAACAGCAGCGCCGCGACGGCGACCGATGCATAGACCACACTTTGTGTGCGCACAAAAGTCATTCCTTTTTCCCTCTCCTTTTGGTCGGTCGTCTGGGGCCTTTGGTGCGGTCCTCTCTTTTTCCGTCGAATTCAAAGCCTGGGTTTTGGCGGCAGTAGTTGGCCGTGCTGTTTGCCGCTATGCACGCGCCTGGTGTTGCAATCGTAGAAAAATACTTGCCCAACACAAAAGCCTGCGCCTTTTGAATGGCCTGCGGGACACTGCCGACCAATCGCATCGCCAGAGTCGACATTGTTCTAAAAAAGGATATTTTAAAAATTGGCATTTGCTCCGGCTCTCTCTCTCTCTCTCTCTCAAAGAAAAAGGAGAGGAAAACAGGTAGGTGGATGGAAGGTGTTTGGCAAGAAAAATCCTCAATGCCGCGCGCGCAACGGCTCCAAGAGAGAGACGCGCTACAAGGCGTCGATCGCGTCCTTGTGATTGCTGGCATCGTCGTCGCTATCGGTCGAGTCAATGTCGGTCTCGCCCACCTCGTCAGAGCGTGTGTCGCGAAGATAGCGCTCCGCGGAAAGGCTCGGTCGGTCGCGGTCCTCCACGTCCATGGGATCGGGGTCGCGCGAGCGCTGGCGCCACCACAGCGCCGGTGGGTTGCGGATATTGTACGGGTCGCGTTCGCGCGCGACACAACTGTCGTCCTTGGACGTATGCTTCTTTGTCGACAATCGACCGTGGACATCGACGTAAAACCCGCCGTCGGCGTCATTTGCATTGTCATCACCATCATCATCACCATCGTCGTCAAAGCGGTGAGGGACGAAATGGTGTCGATGCGTCGAGCGATCGCGCACCAGACGCGGGTGGGGCGACATGGTGGCGGCGTCTCCATATCCGGCGCCGCGGATCGCGTCGGGCTTGATATTGCGCGTCGAGAGCCAGCCGGTCCGCGCCAAGAGTCGGGGCGATTGCATGGCGCGACGCTTGCGACGGGCTGCCAAGAAAGCCGCCGCACGTTGCAGGGCGCCCGCCTCCCACGCCGTGGCAAACCCATAGGCCAGAGAGATGCCTCCGCCGCCATTGCCGCTCGCAGCGTCTCTGGCTTTGCTGTCGTGGTCTGGCGCAGACGACGATGCCGACGGCGACGCGTCCCTGTATACCATAAGACGCAACCGGTCCGGTGCATCATATATGTCTGCGCCAGGGCATCGTGGGTGCACCTCTAGTTCGGGCAGGACCACGCGCACATAGTGCCATAGCGCCGCGCACGCGTCCTCGTACATGCGACCACGCGTCGCCGGTTCAGCAGCGGCGCCGCCGGCGCGAACGACGTCTACTCCAAATGACGCCAGGGCGTCGGCATCGGCCGAGGCTTTGGTGAGAGGCACTGTATAAGGGTAGCGCACCACATCGGGCCGTGCGTTGCCGGGCAGCGGTGCCTCGCACAGTGGTTCGATGGTATCGGGCCACGACGAGACGCGCGCGACAATGTCGGCGAGACGCGCACGCGCGAGCGTCGCGAGCGGTCCCGATTCGGTCCACGCGCGCTGTGCCGACTCGACGTGTGTGCGCGCGCACGTGCGATGCGACGCCGGCGGCATCGAGCGCGACGAAAGGGTGCCCATCTTTTTGCGCGGTTTGCATGTCTCGGGAGGCCACGCAGCATACGTCCGAGCGGCCAGCGATGCCGGGTCGCGTTGGCCATCGGCCATCCTCGTTTTTTTTTGAAAAAAAAAACAGAGGGCGGTTGCGTTTCAGGCCAGTGCGGTTTTGGCGATGCTCCAAGTGGTGTGTGTTTTTAGGGTTCTCTTTTCTCGTCGCTATGATTGCGTTGTTGTCGTTGCCGTGGCCCGCGCGCCTGCGCCTCTCCCTCTGTTTGGCCGTTTCTCCTTTTCCTGTGCTCTGGCGGTGTTTGGCGTGTCTATTTTTTGCTGTTAAATGGACGGCAATGCGCCACGCCATTCGCCAGAGTGCCCCTTTTTTTCTGTGCGTCCATAACGCCCGTGTTTGTCCAGTCGAAAGAGCGCGGCTTCATTTTCTTTTGCGCACGCGCAACCACTCGCAGCGTCTCGGTCGCGATATCTTTATTCCCCATTCTTTTGTTGGGGAGAGGGCAGGGGGCAGCAAAGACCCGGCCGAGCAGCGGAACACCCTATTGGAAGAGGGGGGGGACATTGCATTTATTTTGCGTGCCTGTGGGTCACACCGTGGGGTGGCGGCGCGCCGTGCGGGTGCGCGCGTGGGCGGCCAAAGGCGCGCCGACAACCAAACACGACTGGCGCCGTGGGTCCTGTCGCGCCAGACGCGCCACCTGCGCATAGTGCGCCGGCAACCGACTGCCGTGTTCGTTGATCGGCATCGGGTCCCCATCGGCGGCCACCAGGTACAGGCGCGATGCCACCGCATCGCTCCACGTCCACAATTGCGGTGGCTGCGCCAGAGTGCCGTCCCGTGTGGGCACTCCCTGCGCGACGGGATCATGCAACACGACAAAAGGGGCATCGACGTAGCGCTGGAGAAAGTGTTGGAGGTCGCGCACCGCCTCCTGTGGGCAGGCCACCCCGGCGGGACCCGTTATAGGTCCCACGGCCGCCTCTCTGGCCACCACACGCACGCCGTTGCCATATCTCGCCGCCAGTGCCGGCAGCGCGTGCCACCCGTCGGCGTCGAAAAAGGGTCCCGTCGGCGAGTTGGCCACAACGTGGGCGACGACGCGCGCGGGACCCCCGGCGTCTGCGGGCACGATCACGGCATAGGGGCGAGCGCCCTCTACGCCGCGTCGGGCCATGATGGGCGCGAGCGCTGCCGCGAGTACGCCGCAGCCGCCCGCGTTCCATTGATCCATCCCGTGCGCGTCGAGCACGTCGGCGACAGGTTCCGTGCTCAGGAGGCAGCGGATACGATCGCCGAGCGCAGCCCACGCCTGCGCGGCGGGCGGTACGCCGTTGGGGCCTGGACCGGCAGCGGCAGGCACGCGCCGCACTGCGCGCTTTAGAGGCATGCCTTCCATGGTCCCGTCGGCCTCTGGCCGCAGATCCGCAGCGAGCGCCGCCAGGGCCGACGACCTCTTGGGCGGTGCCCCATGCGCGCCCGCAAAATAGGGTGACGACATTCGTGTTGTGTCTCCTTTTTTTCTTTTCCTTGTCGTCGTCGCCTCTTTTCCTTGTCCAAGCACCAAAGCGATGAGGTCTCGGCCTTTTCCCACCCTCTTGGTCGTGCCCCTTCTGGTCTCGTCCTTTGGAGTCGCCAGGTGAGCGATGCAGGTGGCCCATCCATGCCGATGGCCGGCCTCGCTCTGTGACTCTGCCCGCATTGCGCCTTTTTTTTCGTCCGCCTGGCGCTCCCTCTTCCCTCTCCTTTTTTTTTGGTTTCCCACAAGTGGCTTATTCCCCCCCCCTCTTTGAGACAGAGACGAAAGAGTGGAACTCCAATAGAGAAAGCATGAAAAGGTGCCGGCCGGGAGGCGGACCAGCACAAAAAGAAGGAGGACCAGCACCAAACAAACACACCGGCGATCACAAAGCCGTAGGCGCTACAGTGAGGAGAGGCGCGTCGCTGCACCAACCACAAAGGAGGAGGCCCACATTAGGCTGCGGGACAAGAGACGCTCATGACGGCGCGGCACTGCTCCTTGCCGGGCATAAAGGCCGGCCACGGCTTGAGGATACCGTCGGGTCCGTCGTCGTACGAGAGCGCGCCCGCCGCCTGCATGGTCTTGACGCGCCCGTCCAGGTACTCGAGCCATTGGACAAAGCGGCCCTCGCGGACGACACCCAGACACACGTCGTTGACCACCTGGCGGACGCCGTTGGTGCGCGCATAGGTGGAAAACTTCCAGTTGACGCTCACGCGGCTCACCTTCCAGTCGATGAGGATGCCGTCGCGCGGGATTGTGACGGTCGTGTTGGTGTAGTATTCGACAAACACGTCAAAATCGGCCATGGACTGGTCATAGTCGAGTCTGGCCGTCGGGTAGGCGAACACGACGTCCGGGTGGAGTACGGCCGCCAGGTCGGCGCGGCTGGGTTCGGCCCAGGCGCGCGCGTGCTTGAGGACCAGGTCGCGCAGGGCCTTCATGCGCGTTGAGCGAGCGGCTCTCGCCGCCATAGACGACGTGCTGCGCCGCCACCGCCGATACGGCCAGCAGGCCAAACAGCACGAGCATGCCCAAAAGCAGCTTGCGGGTGGTTGCCATCGTCTCTTGTCCTTTTTCGTGTAGGCTCAAAGTTTTGCTGGCGGTAGGGGCTCGTCGCTTGTCTCCTTGGGGTCGTTGTTGCTGGTTTTCTCTCTCGTTGGGTGCGCGCGAATGTCGGATCGCACTGCAGAGACCGAGATTAGGGCGCGAATGAGGATCGAGGGCGCCAAGGAACCAGATGGGGAAAAAAAGACAAGAGGAAAAAGGTGCTGTCCTGCGAGCGCGTGCGAGTATTGCGCTGACGTTCTTTGCTTTTCCATGGCGGCGGCCGTCTTGCGTCGCGCTGGCGCCCTCCAAAGAGACGACCGCGAACAGACGCGCGCACAAGGCGTATGGCGTGTGCGCCGTCCGTCCCTCTTGAACGGGGAAAAAAGTAGGTGGGGAGTAAAAAACCAAAAGAATACGCGAGGAGACGCGACGCAGAGCCGCCAGTGCGCCAATACACGAAAAAATAGGGGAACGCTTGTCTTGTGTGACTGCCCTTTTTTCCCTTTTTTTTGGTCCTGTCCCGCTCCGTCCCAGGGCCTGTCGTTTCTCTTTTTTTTTCATTTACCCGCAGGTCGTAAAAAAAGGACAAGCGGGAGGATGGGCGGTGTCCTTGCTGCACAAATGAAGAGCGGCCTGTGGGCCAAACCCGACGTATCCCTTTGGAGAAAAAAAAAGAGAGACGAAACCAAAAGCGTTGGCCCGACGGTTTTCTTCCTTTGATTGATTTTTATTGATAAAAAAAGATATCTCGGAAACAGAGGCATTCCGGGTTCTCCCTCATTCGCCTCATGGCCCGGGGCGCCCGCGAACAAAGCCTCTGTGTGGGCAAAAGGGAGAAAAAAAAGAAACCATGATAAAGGCCGTTATTTGGCTCTGGCCCAGTGGCGACCAATCGCAAAAAAAGAACGCGCCGTCCCCGTTCTGCCGAGAAAATGGGGCGGCATGGCCACTTTCGCTTGATGGGTCACGGTGTGGCGTCGCATTTTTTGGATGGGACCACCTGAAAGAAAGAAAAAAAGGATGAGGGCCAAGAAACGGCTCCGCGATAGGTTCGGATGAAGCCTGTGCGCGCGCGCGTAGGCTCACAAGGTTTGCCCGTGCCCTCAGCAGACCGAGAGCCGTTTCAAAATCAAACACCTGTGATTGGATGCTATTTTGGGCGTTCGATCGACTCGGTAGAATGTATCCTTTTACGGTTGGAGCCGTTGGTGCGCATACCGCCTGCTGACTGCCTTTTTTTATTTTTTTTCAACGTCGCCACACGCGCGCACTCGCGGCCATCGTCTTTGTCTTTGAGGGAAAAAAATACCCGCCAGGCGCGAGGCACCATTGCGCGAGGCACACAGCGGGCGGCGCCGAGATCTTGGCCATACGCAAAGAGGAGGTAAAAGAGAGAGAGAGAGAGAGAGAGAGAGAGGTGACCACAGGGCCGTGCGGCAAGTGCGCTTCTCATGAAAACGATCGAGCGCACAACAACGCACTCTTTGGGCTGGCGCCGGCCGACGGCCAAGCGCGCACCCTTTGCCGGCGGCTGTGTGGGGCAGGTCTTTGGACCATCGCCGCGGAAACGGCCTCGGCTCGTGCGCAACACGACCGCCGACGGCCGACCTCGCCCGTCTGAAGGTGACGCCCCGGCCGATTCGCCCTGGCACCGCCTTCCAGCCGAGTTGCTGGATGCCATACTCAATGGTCCAACGGGGCTCGACGCTGCCCACAGGGCTGTTGCGCGTCTCGTGTGCCGCGCATGGCGCGACGGCGTCGCCGCCGTGTCGGACGCCGATAGGCGGCGTTTCATCGCATCGGCACCGGCCAAGGTCGACCCGCACGCGTGGTCGGCAGGTCGATGCGTGGGCGCTTCCGTGTTGGCGCTCTGGCTAGACCGTACCTTGCATGCATCTGCATCGGCGCATGCGCTGTGCATGCAGTCGCGCCTTGTATGCGCGTCGCTGACTGTGCCGCAGATCGCCGCCGGCGTGGCATTGTCGGCGCGCCGAGACGCCGTGCACGTCGCGATGGTCCTCATGGGGTCGGCGGGTCCACCTGCCGATCCAATCGCTGCGCCAGATCTGTCTCCAGCCAGTAGCGCCGTTGCGCACGATACCGCCTGCCCTGGCGGCACGCGGCGACGCTACTTTACCGTGCTCTCGCCGTGCCACGCGGCCGCGATGATGATATGTACAGCGTCGGGACCCATGGGTGTCGGTGCCGCGCACGTCGTCGCTGCATTTAGCCAGACCGCGTCACTCCCCTCTGTGCTGGCGCAAATCGAGGCCGCCGTGGCGTACGATCGCGCCGCCAGCGCGCTGTCCCTCACCGCGATTGCCATAGGCCGACTCTATGCACAGCGCATGTCACCCGCGAGCGCCGTCGAAACGGTCCTGCGGCGCGTGTGGGCCGCCATCGCGCAACACGATGCCGTGCGCACCGCCCGATGGCTGGGTTCCACCTTGGGGGCGTGGGAGACCCCACAGCGACCCCAGTGTCGCGTCCGTAATGCTACTGGTGATGATGGCGGCGGCGGTAGTGATGGCGACACGGACGAGAGCCGCCTAGAGGCATACTATGCCTACGAGGCATTGGGCGTGTGGGCGTGGGAGATGGTCGCGACGTGGGGTCGCGAGCCGCCGAGCGACTGGTCCTGCACGGCGGCGCGCCTCGGACACACCCAACTCTTGCAGATGGCGCGCGACCGCCAGTGGCCCATAAACGACATACGCGCGTTTATGGCGGCCCTGTGTGCGGGCCACACGGACACCTGCGACCTCATCGCGCGCTGGTACGCACACGACAACGAGGGGCGGTTTGGGCCGCTGTCGTGCGACCGGGCCGTCAACGTGCTCGTCTATGCCTCCTCGTCGCACCTGTGCTCAGAGACGGCGCTGCTGCGCGGCCTCGCGTGGTTGGCCTCGACCGTACCACCCGAGGACGCGCCCATCGAGGCGCTCGCGCAGGTTCTCACGCCGTGGCCGGTCCTGTCCGAGGCCGTCGCGCTCGTCGACACGTGGCCCGCAGACGTGGTGCGCTCGGGCCACCTGTGCAGCGGCCTGGCCGCCTACGTCGACGCCGCGCGGTGGCATAGCGCCGACGCGCTCGTCGCGTTGGCCGCCACTCTCATGGGAGACGACAATGGCGTTGCACGCCCGCCGGCGCCAACCGGTCACACGGGGTTTGCGCTGTGGCATCTATGGACGGCGCGATTCGCCGAGCGAGTGGCCTACAATCGTCCCGACCAAGACGGCGGGACGGCGGCTGTCGAAGCGCTCGGCGTGCTCTGTGCGCTCGGCGTGCGTGCAGGATTCCTCAACGCCGACGAGGCCCCGCCTGTGACACTGCCTCTCTTGGCGAATGGGGCATTCGAAGGCGGCCGCCGTAACGCGACCCCGGCGGTCTCGGCCCTGTGGGCAGACGCCGTGCGACCCGCGCCGCTCTCTCTGACGCTGGCGCTGGGTGTGCGCGCCCTGGCGACCGAAGACCCGCGCTGCGCCGTGCGAACGGGCGCCTTGGGGCTGGCGCGGTGGCTTGTCCGCGGGGGTCTCTGCCCCGACGTGTTTGCCGACGCAATCGCCTGAGCACGCACACACACACGCCACATTGTGCATTTTTTTTTCATCCATAAAATTGTCTGTTGTTTTTCTGGGTTTTCCCCTTCTTGCGCCACATGGCGCCTTTTTGTTGTGGGCGCGCTCGGTCTCTTTGCATATTTTCTTTTTTTTCCACAATTTTTCCTTCATAGGCGCTCGTGCGTGCCGTTTGTGCTCTCTTTTTCTTTCTCCTTTGCCTCGCGCATCGAGTCTGGGGGCGCCTGTTGTGCGCGGCCCATCAATGCCGAACCCAATACAATTTCATGTCTGCCCTTTTTTTTACTTTTTCTACATATTTTGTTTTTAGTCGGGAAAAAAGGCATGGTTTAGGGGGAGGGTCACCAAAGGACAAGAGGCTTCGCGCAGCGCATCGGTCGGACCAAAGGGCACAACGCGGCACGCGCACACATTAAAACCGCGTCATGGCGTTGGCCAAGAGACCACAGAGGGCGTGCGCATCGCTCGTGCCCTCAATGTCGATCCCAAGCGAGCCGGCGGCTGCCTGGAGCGCTTCGAGGTCGTCGGGGTCCAGGGCGGCCCCAGGAGGAAGGCCGCAGGCACGCGCCCATGGGCGTCGTGCATAGGGCGCACCGCGATACACGGGCGGCGCGGGCGGCACATAACCAAAGCGCCCGTAGATCAATTCGTCCACGGCCGGACGTGCTACGTCCGCACACAATTGATCCGGATGTTCACGTTGTGCGTCGGTCGGGTCGATGCCAAATACGGCGGCCACGTCCAACATGCCCTGGGCTGTCGGCGAGTCCCACGCCTCTGGGTCGCCGGCGGCACCCGAGCACACGTGCTGCCATCTCTGCGCGGCCGCCGCGCGAAGTACCTCTTGGGGCGCGCTTCCCGGGGGCAGACGTATGCCAGGCGACGTACCGAGGGCACGCGCTGCGCGTTCGGCCAACGAGTGCGGAGCGCCAACGAGCGGCGCTGCCCAGCGCGCCGACAACTGACCGGCAAAGAGCCGCACGACGCCAAAGAGCGCGCATTCGTCGATCAGCAGCGTCTCCACTTGCGTCGTCGGCGCAATGATGTTGCGCAACGGACCGGGCAGCGCACTGGTGTCGCCCACGCGCTGCATGCTCGCGAGAAGTGGCACGAGGGCCGGAAGCACGGGGCCGGCGCTCGACAGGAGCGCCAAATCGACATCCTCCCAGCCCTCGTACTCGGCGTCGATTTCCTCTGGAGGGTCAAGCGACGCCAAAAAGGCCGGCAACGCTCGGGTCACGTCATTGGGCAGGCCGTCGGCGCTCAATACATAGGCGCGCGCCTGGGGCGGTACCGCATCGACCAGCCTGTAGTAGGCCACGATTTGCGCCTCTTGTTGTTGTTGTGGCTCGCGGCCGTGGTCGTGGGGAAACCCACTGTCATTGTCGGGTGCCGGGACCTCATCAAAGAGGTGAATGAGAACCACGCGGCGGCTTGTGCCGTCATCTGTGCGCGCGATCATGTAGACGGTGTCGTTGTCGCATGCGCGACTCGCAAACGCCATTGTTGTCGAATCCGCTTTTGTCTTGAGTTGGGCCGAGTCTGCAACTGCGAACGGTCGATTGTGGTCGCGCAGCGCCCCTTTGTAATTTCCCTTTTTCTTGCGTATGCAATTTCTTTGGGAGGGGTGTGAGGCGCAGCCGGTGGACGTGTCTCTTTCTGATGTGCGCGCACAGAGAAGCGCGACGCGCGCATGTGGCGACGCAACCCGGCACCTTCATCGCACGCCCGCCGACCTATGCTCGCTGGCCGCCATAAAACTCGTCCCGTCCTCCCCTTTTTGTGCTCGCCCTTTTTGCTTTGGCCCCTGGTGGGGCAGGAAGAAAGGCCACGGCACATCACAGGTTCGCCTTTTTGCGTCGTTCATTACTCGTGTTCTTTTCTTCGTTTTTTCGTCGTCTGTAGCGCCACACGCGCACGGAACCCGCGGCCCACAGCGAGAGACATTAAAAAAAAAGGCGATGGCCTGAAAAACACCAAAGCCAAGGGAAGGAACCGGTGTTGGTGGGACACGAGAGATAGAATGCGCCCAAAGGGCGTGGGAGACTCTAAGACAGAGCCGCCGGCTGGCCGGCGGCGTTGCCGTCAAACCACGTGGCCGATGTGCCGCCCAGTGTGCCCGACGACACCGTAACGTTGGTCGGTGTGTCGTTGAGGAGGACCAGTGTCACCCTGTCGCCCACGCCGAGATTCATGGTGGCGTTGGCAGACAGCGTATAGCCGGCCACGCCTATACCGGCGAGGGGACCGATCGCGATCGGTACCGCGTCGGTGCGTATGAACCGCGTACCGCCGCCACCAGCGGGGGTGAGCGCGAGCACAAGCACCAGCGTCTCGCCGGGCGCAGTGACGACGGTGTCGGGCACGTAGACGGCAGCGCTGAATCGATAGGTGGATGCGATCGGCGCGGTGAATGTCGTATCATCAAACGTGCCCGAATTGTAGAGCCCGGCCCGGCTACTCGTCTCGAATAGACTGACCGTTGTGCCGCCAAACGCCGGCACGATGAGCACTGTGCCGGGGCGAATGAGGCCGCTAAAGCCGACGGCGGGTGCCGTTGGCCCCGGCGGACCCGGCGGTCCGATGGGGCCGATGACACCGGGAGCACCCGACGGCCCCTGTTGTCCGGGGGGTCCGGACGGTCCCCCTTGGCCCACAGGACCCGGGGGTCCACGAGGACCCGACGGGCCGATGCCAGGTGGACCCGGCGGGCCAGGCGGGCCGCGCGGTCCCGCGACGCCCAACGCTCCGGTTCCGCCCGGCGATACGACAACTTGACCGCAGCGTGACGGCGATGCCGGCGGCACGTCATAACCGGGGTCCCGCTCATCCAATGTCTGGCGACAGGCCTGTTCCTCCATGCTCGGCGCGCACAGCGATCAAAGCGAGGCGCTCACAACCGCGTCAACACAATATTTCGAAAAAAAAAACAAAAAAATGAATGCAGAATAGGAAGGGCGGAAATCGGTTTTTTTCTTGGTGTTTGTTGGCTTCTGAGGTCTTGCGCGGCAAACAAGGCTCCACGGCGCCGTCCCTGTTTTCCCTTTCCAAAGAGAAGGCTCATGGGGCGCGTGCCGTTTTTTTTGGTGACACTTCCCCCCCCGGCCCCGTTGGCGTCGGCGCGAAATAAATCCCCCTTTTTGTCGAGGCAGGCGCCCGATCGCCGCCTACGGCAATCGACCGGGCGGCGCCTGCTGTCGTGGGTCCCCGCGTGTTTTTTTTCGCTCTGGGTTTGCGGTCCGAGAAAAAATGGCGCGACGGACTCTTCTTTTTTTCCAAGTTGTGCCGCCCCAAACAAAAAAAAAGGATGACCAAGCCCAGAGAGCGCAATCGGGAACAAAATGCGCGCCTTTTCTGCATATTTGGATTGGTCCGCCTGTCTACCCGCGCACCCGGAAAGCGGCCTGCCAATCCTTTTCCTTTTTGCATTATCCATTTTGCTTTCTTTCTCGCATTTGTGCTCTGTCGGTCTTTTGGTTTGGCCTTTGTTTTCCTATAAAAGCACCATTTTTTTCCTGCCCGGGCGATGGATGAAACAAGCGACAGCGATAGCGGCACCACCAACGCCGGCTACGTTAATCATGATCACGACGACGACGACGACGGCCTTTATGACGACATTGAGGCACCCCAAGCGTCTCTGGCCTCCTCCTCTTACTTTGACATGCTGCCGCGCGAACTCGTGAGTCTCGTGGCGGTCCACGTCGCGCGTTCTGATACGAGTGCGCTCGGCGGCCTCGCATCTATTGCCACCCACGCGCGCCAGTCCATCGCCGCTACGCGCGTGCCACTGCCGTGGCTGCCCCGATGTCCGACGGCAACGTTGGACCGGGTGAGCCAACTGGCCAAGGCCCTAGGCGCATGCGGCATCGATGACATTGCCGATCGCGCGCGTCGTTGCGTGATCTTGGCCTATATCGACTGGGTCGCCGCCAGCGCGCGTGATGACGTGCCCGACGCCGTGATGGCGGCGGGTGCTCTGGTTGGCGCTGCCCAATCGATCACCGATCTCACCCACCTTTGTCGCCTGGTAGTCGGCTGCGCCGAGACGTGTCGCCGCGGAAGGCCTGTCGGCGGTATACCCATTTCCGGTCTGGGCGCACAGTTAACGCCGTCGCAGCTTCGCGACTGCCCTGGACGCAGCATTTGCAAAATCGACCACTCTGTGCTCAGGCGCATGATCGACGCGTATGCGGGAGAGTGCGACGGTGTGCCCGACGCATGCGCCTTGCGCCGATGGATGGACGACGCCATCGATGCCGCAGCGAAAAAGCGGTGTCCGGGGGCATTTGCCGTGGCGCCCGAGGTGATGCCCCGTTTTTCGGACCTGTTTGCCATCGACGGGGCACGCGCGACGTTTGCGGGCACCATCGACTTTGAGTTCTTCCTTGTGGGCCAATTGAGACAGCGCTGGTAGAAATTTTTTTGGCCCTGCTCTTTTTGTTTGCGCCACACTGGCTGGCCGTTGTGTCTCCCCCTTTTTTCGGCGCGCCCCTCGACACCACCCGATGATTCTCGCAGATCGACGACACCAAAAACAACCAAACAAAAAATTTAAAAAAAACAGGCAATTTCGTGCACCCTTTTTTTCGGACCATAGGCGGCCAACACGCGGGCGCACAGACAAACCCGAGTGCTGTGATGGTGGTGTGGCATCTTGCGGTTTGCTCTCTTGTCGTGTGTTTTCGCTCTCTCTCTCTCTCTCTCTCTCATGGCTGCCGCGTGGCTGGTTCGGGTATCGACAGGAATTGCTCTTTTTTTTCCAGAAGAGAAGCGAGCAATGATGGGCAACAACGATGGGGCAGTGTTCAAGGCGCGTCACGTGCCAACGTGGGTGATGCGCAGCCGCACAGCGCGGCGCGCTCTTTGAGCCTCTCGACGAGTTGCACGCGCGAACCGGCGCTGGCGTGAAAGTGGCACCGGCCGTCCGTTTCGGCCGTCGCCCAGAGCGCGTTAGGCAATTGACCCGGTTGTGGCTCGATCGTGTACCACACGGTGCACGCGCTGTGATCTAGGTGTCGTGGGTGGTCGTCGTCGAGCGAAGGCGCGGTCGTGTCGTCGATGATGTCCATGATGGTTGTTTCCCCCTTGGGGCCGTCGCCTTTTTTTTGTCCGCGCCGGCCAGCGCCAGACTGTGTCGGCAATCATGTGCGCGCGCGTCGCCACTCTCTGCGCTCTTTTCTCGCGATCCGGAGAAAAAAAAGGGTCAACATTTGCGCCGGCGTCTCTCTTTTTTTTTATTCCCACCAAAAGACCACGGACGGATTGGCGGGCGGTCCACAATCGACAGGACCACAGATGATCCGCGGCGTGCGCGGTTGCCCACATCGTCCCCGTTGATCGTCATCTAACGGCGGCGCCTGCGATGCGTCGGGCTCTTTCGGTGGTAGGGGGTTTGGCGTTGGAGAGGGTGCCGCTGCTGTCGCGATCACATGCGCAGGGCTCGTACGAGGGACTGCGACGGTGCTTGACGTGTGAACTTTGATGCGGCGGCATATATCCTCGATCGTCGCGGTGAGGGTGGCAATCTTTTGCTCCACCTCGCCGTCATCGTCGTGGTCGACTCGCTGGGCATCTCGCACCGTCGGGCTTTGCGCGCTTGGGTCACAGTCGGTGGCATCACGCGGGCGTGTGTCATAACACAACGGCGGTGGTGGCGGCTCTGGCGTGGAGGCTGGGAGACTGGTCGTGCCGCGGCACCGTTTTGGCGCGAGGGCCTCATCCCGCAAGGCCTTTTGGCGTGCGGCGTGGGCGAGCAGGGCGGCCTTGGCCTTGGAGGCCGACAGCATCACACGCGTCGACGCGATGGGCGTGGGCTTGTGTTGGCGCCTCGTCATCAAGTGAAATAGGGGGGGGGAGAGAGAGAAAAAGATACAATAGAGACACACGCGCGCGTGCACAAGTGCGAGCGCCAACGGCTCGGACCCGGGGGTATCTAAGGAAAGAAAAAAAGGTGAAAAGCCGTTCGGCGCCGAACGGCCAATGATCGGGGCCTCTTTTTTTTTCGGAAAAAATCGATAGAACAATCTCGCGAGAGACAAAAAATGCCGTCTGGCTCGGCGTGTTTGCTCGACGTCATGGACACGCCGTCATCGCAATGGCGATCAGCGCCTTTCCGCATGCGCCGGTTTTTTTTCGGTTGGAGGTATTGGAGACAGTCGCCTACTAAATTTGCGCGCCTGCGCAACCCGATCGACTGTGGACCCCCCCCCCAATCAGGGAACCCGTGATTTTTGCCAACATGAAAAGGTTTTTTCACAAAGAAAAAAGGCTGATGTGTGCGCACAATGTCGACCAACCGCGGATGTCGTATCCTTTTTTTACCACCCCTCCTCCTCCTTTGAAGGCCACAGGCCGCGTTGGCGTGCGCCTCTTTTTTTCCTGGCGCAGAAGCGGCGAGAAGCAAGAGGGTAACGCCAAACAAATGGTCGCGCGTCCTGGCGCGGCGGCACAGCGCGCACCAGAGCGACGCAACTGAAAAGAACACGCGTATGTTCTATTAAAAAAAAGGAACTCTATCTATTTTTAGCCTCCCTGCCTGGAAAGATCACGCCGAGACAGACACACGCGCCACCCCGCCGCAACCATCCCGCGATGCACCCGACTCATTACTCGGGCCGAGTGTGGCCTGCCATCATTTTTGCGGTCGCATTGATGGCGCTGAGTGCGCCCTCGGCCTCGACGGCCTACCAGCCGAGTGGGTCGCCCGTCATCTCGATCGGCGACACGTTTGCTCTCTACTCGGTCCACTACGAGTCCTTTTGCCACTGGCAGGGGTACGACCCACAGTCGACTTATGACTGGGAGAGCGTCAAGTGCAACGTGGCCAAGCCCCTGGTGTCGCAGGGGTCACGCTTCATCGCCACCGCGCCGTACCCGCGCCAGGTGTGCGGGCGCATCCCCATGTCACAGTACAACATCTCGGTGGCGCTCTCGGTGAGGCAGGCAGTGTGCGGCGTGCCCGACGCGGTCCAAAAATGCGCCGTCAACAGCCCGCGCGGCGGACCTGCTCTCGTCAATTGTGGCCCCTATGACGACCCGGTGGATGCGTCGTTGCTGCTCACCAACGCGGCCGCGCCGCCTAATGGCGTCGACGGGTGGCTCCACGGCGGCGAGACGCCGGTCGCCATCGCGAGCGTGGGCGCGTCTGCCGCATGCGCCGTCGACGCGGGCCTAGGCAGGATACTCTGTCCCGCGCCCGTTCCCGCCGTCGGTCCAAACGCCTCCCTATTCTACCTTGTCCCCGTCGGTCCCGAACCCAACCATGGCTGTTAGCGGGGCTTTTGCTTTCGTCCCCCCTCCCGCCTCAATAAAATGCCGCCGTTTGCACTGATGCCTTTCACCTTGTCCGTTTTGTCTTTTTCTTTCAGTCGAATGTGTGTCTGCCGCCCGTGGCGTTGACGTTGATTTTTTTTTTCATCTTTTGCGGGCGTGTGTGCCGGGTTGTTTGCCATATAATTGCCCTGTCATTATGCGAAAAAAAAAGACCCAGCGTATGGGGGGAAAGACCGCCGTGGGCACGAGTCTGTGTTTTGCGCGATGGCCGACGCTTCTTTTTTTCGACTCTTTTTTTCCCCATCCTGTCGTCTCTGACGCGTCGGACCAGACCTGTGGATTGGCAAAACACGCGGTCCTCGAAGAAAAGGCGAAAGGAAAAGAATGACCCCACCGAAACAAGCCCAGAAAGCACGGTGCCGCGCGCACTCGACGATGCTCGGAAGAGCGTGGGCAGCCCGCTAGCCTTGCCTCTTTTTAGGCGATGGCCTTTTGTTTTCGAATGGATAAACCAACCAACAGCAAGGCCTGCTAGGACGGCTCACTTCTCCTTTTTTCCCTCCTGGCGACTGCACACTTTTTGGTCGCTTTTGCACACACAAACAGAGAAACAAAATCGCACAAGAAAAAAAAGAGTGGCACGAGACGGGATTGGTTGTCGGGGTAATCGCGGCGCCGACCAAGGCAGAACCAAGAACAGAGAGACAAAAGACATTGCAGGGGTGGCCGGCGCGCTGGCTTTGGATTTGGTCTCCTCTTGCGCTCTCGTTGCGGGCCTCTTTTTTTTCCGGTCGACAGCCATTGGTTTCTTGTTGGCATCCGCCCGGACCCTTTGCGGCCGGTTCGCCGTGCACAAAAAGAAAGAAAGTCGCCTCGCTCACGCACAAGAGGGGATGACGACAAAAAGGGAGCCCTTACTTTGTTTATCGGTTTTTTCTATTATCTTTTTTTTTGAACCCGTTTCTTTCTTTTTTCTTTTCGTTATGAGAGCGACAACCACACAAAGGGAAAAAAAGAGGAGACAAAAATAAAAAGACGAGGCTCGCCGCTGGAAAAGGGCGAGACCACGGTCGCATTCTTGCCAACGTCGCGGTAGCGGATTCGCAGAGGAGGAGGTGGGGGGGGGGCGGGTGGGGTGGAAGATCGGGCAAAATGCCGCTTAGCGCGCTGTAATGGGCGCCGTCTCAAATTGCGGGATCATCACGTTGCGCCAGGCAAAGGTGTACTTGCGGTAGTGAAAGAGCGCCTGCCCGGCGCGGTACCACACGCTGGCCAGGTTGGAGAGCACGAGCGTGCGCCGCACGACGGGCGCCGATCCGGTGTCGTCGAGCCGCGCCAGCACCGACGTCACGTCGTAGAGAAAGAGCACGGCGTTGTGGAGGAAGAGGTTGAGCAACAGGGCGCGCATGGCGGCCGACCGCATGCTGCCGGGTCGCGGGCGTGGCCTCGTGGTGGTCGACGCCGCCGCCGCTTTAGTCGGGCGTCCGCCGGCTACGGCCACAATGCCTGCCGTCAGCACGGGCTCGTCCTCGGCGTACTCGTCGTAAAAGGCGTCGTCGTCGCTGTAGTAGCCATAGTAGTAGGACGGCGAGCCCGGCGACGCCGGGGCGTGTATGCCGGCCTCGGCGTCGCCGGCCATCGTTGGGCGCGGGCGGCAGTCGCCCACCGAGGGGCGCTCGCTGAGATCGACGGGTGCGATGTAGGACGTCGTCGCCGTGTTGATGAGCACGGCCGACGTGATGAGCGCGGCCATGGCGTAGACGCCCTCGCTGCCGAGCGCCCACCACACATAGGCCACCATGGCGGCCGTGGCCGACCACATGGCGGCCTCGTAGAGGCGCGCGCCCGGGTCGGCCAGCGTGCGCCGCACGTGCCGCCACGGACCCACGCTCACGCCGCGGCACAGCCACAAGAGGAGCACCGAGCACAGGATCTGCATGGCGTAAAAGAGTCCGAGCATGGCCTTGTTGAGTTCGCGATAGGCCAGGAACGAGTCGTAGCACGTCTCGACGGGCTCGCCGTGCACCAGCGTACACTCGACGGCAAAGGCCAGAAAGGCCAGGCACGCGGCCACGTTGGCCACCGAGAGCCACGTGTAAAAACAGCCGCGCGCGGTGCAGAGGCAGCCTCCCATCGATCGACGCCGCCTTGCTGTCGTCTCAATGTGCCCCGTGTGTGTATGTAGGGTGTGTTTCCCCCCTCTGCCTCTTGTCCCGGTTGTTGTCTCGTGCGCTCTGAGGGATCGCCCTTTTTCCGCCCTAGGCGCGTCGTGTGCCTCTCCTTTTTTTTCCCTTCCGTTGACTGCGTGCGTCGGCCAAACCAAGGGTCCCGAAAGGGATGGCGCACTAGTGTTGTCGACCACAAAACGGAAACTCGGCAAAAGAAGCGCGCGGCGACGACAGCTACGTCGACGTCACCGGGGATGAGGATATGATGTTGGCGGCGGCGGCGATGGCAGTGACGATGATGGTAGCGATGGCGACCACCGGTTTTGGTTCTTGCCGGTGTGGCGGCCTCGTCCCTCGGTACCCCTTCGCTGGCGGCGCGAGTTTTCCTTTTCTCCTGGCGGCCGCCGCCTTTGGTGCGTGCCCGTGCGGTGTCGCGCGGCGATTGTGTCGGTGGCACCCCTTCTCCCCCACACGCCTTGGGCGATCGCAACTGCATTCGCATCGTCCCTTTGTCTGCATGTATTCGTCTCGTTGTCCTTTTCTTTCAATGTTTTGCCCCGCCGGTTGCTGTCTTTTTTTTTCCTTGGTCGCCTATTCGGGGCACCAAACACCATAGGTCGCGCGCCGTCCGGCCTGCCCCCTCTCCCATCGTTCACATGTTTTTTTTCAAAAAAAAAGTCCCCACAAACACAGAGAACACAACACGCAATGCCCACGCTTTTTTCGCGTCCTTTGCGCGCCGCGCAAGTCAACTGCGCTTTTTCTTTTTTTTTCTTATGTCAAAACAAGACAAATGAAGAAAAGATGGCCGGTCGTGGCCTGTGTCGGGTGGCCCCCGCAACGCAATCGTCGTCGGATGCCCCCACCCCCAAAACAAGGTCTTTCTTTTGCCCCATCCGCCCGCGGGACCTCTCTCTATTTTTTATCGCGTGTCGTTTTCACAAAGAAAGAGGAAAATAGCGGCGTCCGCCCGCCAAGGTCGGTTTTTTTGGCAAAAAAAAGTTGGATCTCTCATATGGCGCCCTTTGCAGTCCGCCGGTCTTTTGCATCGCCGTCGGTCAAAAGGCGTCGGCACAAATGGCAGCATGCGTGGCCCGGCGACTTGGGCGTTGTGGAACGCCTCTTTGGGCCGCACCCGACCGCCCAACGCGCTGCGACAGCGAGCGCACGCACTAGGCCGACCAGACCCGCCCGGACGACGCCACACACGCGCGCGGCAGCGAGCAACACCAACAGGGTCTGCACCACCGTGAGAAAGCCGTTGAACCGACGTTGGATCATGGCGTAGCAACCCGCCGGGTTGGCCGCCCAGTCGGCGGCCGTCGAGACGCCGCCGGTCATGCGCGCACACATGTCGGCCGGGGGCGCGCCGAACCACATGCCCCAGTGCTCGGTGCCCGGCGCGTTGTGGTAGATGTGTGCCACGGGTCGCACCAAGAGGTAGGTGTAGGCTGCGAGCACGCAGTCGCCCAAAAAGGCCCCGAGCGCCGGCGCGCCCGTGGCGCGCACAGCCGGGTGAGACATTAGGGCACGCAGCGCATCGGCGCCGGGCACACGCACTTGGTCGACGCCCGAGAGACGGTCGACGAGCGTGGGCTCGTCGCGCTCCCAAAGACCGTCTTGCGACGGCGGTGCGTGCGCCATCTCGTAGGAAGACCAGCCGTGCGCGTGCGGCACGGCGGCGAGCACGGCAAAGCAAAAGAGACACGCCACAGCGAGCGCCGCCGTCAGGGGCGACCGAGGCGCGGGCGACGATCCGACTGATCGCGTGCGGATGGACGCCGGGGTCGGCCGTGTCACCCCATGTAGACATGAGGCAGCGCGTGTGCGCGCCGCATCACGCGAGTACGCGGCGGCGCGTTCATAAACGAATGCGAGGATGGTTGGCAGGCGAGGGTTCCACCGCGGCCCATCGGGCGGGGGCCGGCAGGGGAGACGCGAAAAACGGGCGGGCGCAGCGCGATGTAGCGCGACGTTTCGTGCACACCAAACGGAAGCACGAGGGCGGCGTGGTCGACGTGCGACTGTCTTTTTCCTTTTCTTTTTTGGCCTATTTCGAGACCGCGCCGCATAGGGGCAGACCGACGACACAGGAAACCGCGCACGCACCCAGCGACAAAGAAAAACCACAAGAGAACACCGGCAGGGACACACCGTCAGCGTCCACATAGTGTCGCCACCATCACACAAGATGAAGAAAGGAAAAAGGTGGTAAAAAAAGAAGCCAACTGGAGAGGCGAGAAGAGGAAAGAAACAGAGCGGGTCCCAAAAGCAATAAAAATAGGGGCGGGGTGTACGGTACGAGAGTCGGCGTACGCGGGTGAGATTGCGAGTTGTTGTTGTTGTCGTGGTGGTGGTGATGGCTCGGGCACGCAGTGTCTGGGTCCAATTCGTGTTTGGCTCCCTTTACCTGGAACGGCAAGAGGCGGCCTGACTGAACGCTAGAGCGCGACGACAAGCCAATGGGGACCGCGCGCGTGTGCGCAACAGGCGGACAGAGGAGAGGGCGGCGGCCTGGGGGGGGGATCGGCACAGCGCTGCTTACACTGCGGCGGCCCACTCGCACCGCGCGCGGCCACGACGACGTCGACCTGGTCGGCCTGCTCCCGGCGGGCAGGTCGACGCGACTGCGACGCGTTGCCAATTCTCGCTTCGCACCGCTGCCAAATGCCCGCCGGCGTTCTCCACCGAGGGCAAAAAGCGTGTCTTTGGCGTTGGGTTTTGCCCGATCTGCAATGTGCCGCAGCGCGCCCCCTTCCCTGCTGGTCTCTTTTTCCGCGCGCATTTTGCCCCCTCGCCCCAAATGTTTCTCTTGCCCGTATCTTCTTTTCTTGATTGGTTCGTGAGATGCCCTGAGGGCAAGTCGCTCGCCCTCGCGAGTCGTCCCTCACCAGCCCCCCCCCCCGCCAAAGGCTTGAACGTTGTCGGTAGGTGTATTTTTTCCTTTTGTCTTTTTGTTTTTCCTGCAACAAAAGAAAATCAAAAAAAAAGGGAACACACAAACCGACAGAACAACACATTGGGCGAGAAGAGGGAAAAAAGGCGTGGCTGCCACTGTGGTACTCCATTTTTTTTTCTTACGGGCGGAGGAGGAAACAAGAATGGATGCGCGGGTTCCCTTTGGCGGTCTTCCTTTGACACCCGCTTCCAAAGGGACGGAAAGCGGTGTTGGGATCGCGCAGTTGTGACTTTCACGGGCACACGCGCAACCACGCGTTTATGATGCGCGCCATAATGAGGGCCACCACACATTGAAGGACAATCCCCACCGTAGGACTCAATGATGGCGGCGCCCTGGGCAGAGACGGAGACGGCGTGTATGGTGCGCGCGCCGTCGCACCGCGGTCGGCGTGGTTGTGTGGGGGCGCGACTTGGGGCCGACTCCCCGGCTGGCGCGGCGTCGGCATAGCCGCGGCCGGGGGCGCCAGAGGTACAGGCCGCGCCAACTGGAGCGTTGCGTTTGTTGTTGTACCGAAAGGCGCGGGCCGTGCCAATGGTGCGCCGACAGCAACAACGGTATTTGCCGTGCGGTGCTGCGGTGGCGATGGCACAGCAAGAGGTTGCGGCGACGCGTGCACGGTGCGGTGTGATGTTGTCGCCGTCGCTTGGTCGACAAAGGATGCGTAGCGCGCCATGATGCTGTCGTCAATGCGCACCGTGCCATCCGGTCCAAACCGCGCGCTCGGAGACTGGCTCGGTACTGGCGGCGCGGCGACGGCGCTCACGCGCCGCGATGGCGCTGGGCGCACATCGGGCGCCTTGTGGTGCGACGCGCGCAACAACATGACGCCGCCTCGCTTGTTTCCGTGCACGCCTGGGGATACGCGGTTCTTGGTTTTCCTTTTTTTCTGCTCTCGGTACGCGTGCGTATCGGCCGGATACAGTGGGAGGCCGAGGGCCGGGCCACAGCGCGCGCAACGGCTTTTTTTGTGTGTGGGTCGGGTCGCGCTTACGGCGGTGGTCGTCGCGTCGCAGGGCACCGGGGCAATTCCGTACCGATTCTCTGGCGTCTTTTGTTTTCGCTCCACACACACGCACACGCGCAGCAGTGGCAGTCGGCTGCGCAAAGGCGACGCGCTCGCCCCTTGTGTCTCGTGTTTGGCCGTCCCGATTTTGGACCGCCTTTACGGTTTTGTTGCTCTCTTTTTTTTCTCGTCGCGCAAACCCGGCGGGCACGCGCGCCGCCCGTGGACCGGGTTTTTTGCGGGTCCTTTTCGGGCCTCTTTTGTTTGTCGATTCTCTCTTTTGTCGGTTTGCAAAGGGGCGGACGAGCCCTCTGGCGTGTGCGCCCCTCTTGGCACGATCCGGATGGGGTGTGACTCTATTTCTCCACCCGGTCGGTACGCCGCGCGCCAATACCAAAATCGCAAACCCCTCCCGAAGCGCTGTGTCTACAGGCCGTCCCCGCCCGCCGCCGGCTGTTTGTGCGAAAGCGATGGACGGGCGGCACACGAGACTTGGCCTCGCGATCGCCTCCAACCTTGGAGCACATTCGGATAAAAGGGGCGGGGTAACGGCGGACGCCGAGACGCACGTTGCGTGCACTCGCACCCTGTCAAGTTCTTTTTTTTCCCGCCCCCGCGAGTCATCCCTTTTTTTTTTCTCCCAGAGAGGAATTTTGTGTGTGTGTGTGTGGTCTGGCTGCACGATGGCCGCCCGTTGCGTGTTCTTTCTTCTTTTTTTTGCCTTGGTCGGCGGCCAGCGGAAAGGGGCACAATACACAAAGGCGGGCGCCTTCTTTTTCCCCTGGCGCCAGCGCGCAGAGAAAAAAAAGAGAGACGGACGCGCACATGCCCGCGACGGCACCGACGCAACAAGCAGCGGGGGAGGGGTACGGGCCAAGGGAGGCGGCGGTGGGGCGGGAAAAAAGGGCGTCACCCACCAAGAGGAAAAGAGACCACCGGCACGCGCGCGCACAGCACAGGGCAACGGCGAAAGAAAAAAAAAGGGGACACAGAGGAAGGAAAAAGGCTTCTTCTCGGCAAGAGGAAAAAAAAAGAGCGGGAAAAAACGGCAACACCATGAATTTCGATCCGCTCCAGCAGTACACCGAGGTGATGGCCGATTTTCTCTCGACCATGTGCGAGACCTTCCCCGACGACGCCGCGCTGCAGCTGCGCAAGCAACTCTTTGACGACGTGGCGCGCGACTCGCGCACGATGCAGGAGCGCCTGTGCCGCGCCTACCACGAGCAGATGTCGCCCTACTACGAGTCGTGTTCGCGCAAGGACCCGACGCCGTTCATCGAGGGCCGGGTCGAGATCCTCGTCGAGATGGGCTTTCGCGAAAAGTACGCCGACCTCACCGACGCGACCCTCTACGACGACCCCAAGATCATGGAGGAGAACATCGCCAACGTGTGGGAGTTTATCGAGAAGCTAAACTACTATGCGACGCTGCACATGACGGTGCCGGCGACCATCATGGAGCGCGTGGTCGACGTCGCCAACGACATTGTCGAGCGTGGCGACCACGCCGACAGGCTCAACCCGGTGGAGATGGTGCGCCTGAGCAAGGGCATCCTCTCTGGCATGTCGAGCAACGACTGCGACCAGCTGCTCAGCAACCTGCCGCTGCTCATGCGCACGGCGACCTCGTCCTCGGTGGGCAACCAGGCCGCGAGCGCCGGCGTCGACATCCAGGGCATCATGGGCGTGCTGCAGATGGCGCTGTCGGGGCAGACGCCTCGCGGCGCCGACGGAGCGGGTGACGGCGCCCCGCCCTCGCTGCTGGCCGCGTTGGCAGCCCTCGCCGAGCAGACAACAAACGGGCAGCCGCCTGGCGCTGCCGGCGCCGCGCCGCCGGTTGGCACGCCGACAACGGCGAGCGCACCCTTGAACGCCGCCCCGGCCGCGCCGGCGCCTGAACCCCGCCGACGAGGCATGTGGAGGCCCTCGCCTGCACCTGGCCCGTAAGCGAGCGCGTTATGACCAAACAAGGGCGAAAAAAAAAATAAAATACATACGCACGCACACACGCACACACACACACGAGCAATGGGGTGACGGCAAGGAGCACGACGCAGCGGCACCTGAGAGCGCGCTCGCCGCCGTCGCCTTTTGCTCGTTGTTGCAATCTGTCTGTCTGTCTGCGTTGCCGAAACCCAATGGCCTTGAAAATACAGACCGACACGCGATGCCCAACGATAATACCGCCTCTTTTTTACCCTTCCCTTGTTTCTTAGTATTTTTTTTTCTAACGAGCAAACCGACGGAGAAAACGGGGACGAACCGCACGGAACAAAACAAACCACAGCAAGTCGGCGCCTTTACAGAGGACGAGGGCGCGGTGCCATTGGCTCGCTGCCTCTTTTCGTTGCCTGTCCTTTTTGTGCATTTTCTCTCTTTTGGCACAGTCATGGCCAGAATCTGGGAGCGGGGGGGGGGTCCGCGCGGGTGCTTTTAGTCGTGGATGGGGCGTGATTTAAAAAAAGAGAGCATCAGCAACGCCGCGAGAGAGAGAGGCAAGCGGGAAAAAGGCTGCGGTATGCGCGGCGTCCCATTGCTCCCCCTCCCTCGCCCAACAAAGAAAAGGATCGCACAAAAGAAGACACAAAAAAGAAGGGAGAGGCCGCGCCGGCCAACGCGCGCACGCCATCGCCAGAGCGCGCAATAGGCCTTTGCTCGTATGCACGCGCGATCCCTTTCTCTTTCTCGGTATTTCGACCGATCAGTTTTTTCGTATTGTTTGTGCGGCTCTTTTTTTTCTGGAGCCGATTGTGTCCTACTGAGCGTGGCCGTTCGCGCATCGCTTTGTCCTATCACTTCCTCCTCTCTCTCTCTTGTGGGACACGGTTGCGTGTCTGCTTCGGTCAGGGCGCGGGTTGTCTGTGAGCGTCGCAAAAAAAACAGTCTCTCTCTTCTGTACCACCGACGAAAAGAAAAAGGTGGCGCCTCCTGGGTGCAGCCCGGCACACATAGGGCGGAAAAAAGAAGACAACCTTTAGGAGAAAAAGGTGACAACCTAAAGGGAAAAAATATATAGGCAAAAAGGAGTCGCGTGTTGGGAGCCAAGGCAAGGCAGACGGCGTCCGCCCAACGACCGGACAGGTAGAAAAAAACAGGGGAGGAAGGAACGACTTTGCGACAGAGACGCAACGCGCGTCTGCCGTGTTTTCTTTGTCCTCTGCGTCTGGCAGCCGCGCACACTCCCTATTTGTTTTCCCTTTTTCCCCAACGGGCATGATGCACGGACACAACAGCTTTGCCCATCGTGAACCGAGATCCGCATCGCCGGCACGCTTGTCGTCTCCCCTCGGGTTCTACCTGTCGTCAGTCGTCGCCGCACTCGAACGCGACATCGACTGTCATTACGATGACAACGACAACAGTGGCAGCGACAACGGCGCGATTGACGACGCCGGCGCCCACCACGACGCTTCCATAGGAACGGTATCACCCGCGCCGCCGCTGTCATGGGCCGACGCTGGGCCGACTTCGTGGTTTGCTTTGGCATGGCCGCATACACTGGCGCCCGGTACCGTTCTGCCCTACGCCCACAGGCCGTGTGCCGACGACCCCTGTGTTGCACATTCAATCCCGACGGTGCCGGTGCGGCGTCCCACATGGCCGGAGCGCGTCGTCGGCGGCATAACGACCGGCGGCGAGACAGCTGCCGTACAGGCTTTGCGCCCAACCCAGCGCCATGACCCTCCAAAGGCGACACGCGAGTGTCTCATCGACGGCGGCGTGGTGCCGCCGCCGGGCCTCCCGCCCCCGTTGGAGCCCTGTGCGCATGTCCCGGTCGCGCGCGCAACGCCGAGGCGCGCTCCGAGCACCCGCGCACGTCGCAACAGTGCCCAATGAACTGCCACCTCGTACCTTGTTCTCTCTTCCCCCGCTGCACCTTGCCTGGCAGACCCCCACGAGGGGACACTTGATCCAGCGCGCTGCCTTGTCTCTTTCTTTTGATCGACAAAAGAACCAGACGTCTTTCTGGTTTTTGGTCCTGCCTGCTCTGTCCTTGCCCCTTTTTCCTTCTGTGGTCTGAATGAAAAGGGGGACAACACACACCCGCTGCCCTTTCTCTGTCTCTTTTTTTTTCTGGTGTATGTATGTTTTTCTTCTTGGACGGAAAAAGGGACAAAAGAAACCGCTACATTGACGGCAAAGACCAGACCCCCATGTTCCTTTCCCGTGCACTTCCTTTTTTTCCCCCAAAGGGACCCCGTGCCTGGACGACAAAAAAAAAGAGACAGGGTTCTCGTGTGTGGGCGGCGTGCTGCGCGCATCTCTCTCTCTTCTTTCTTTGCCGTGCGCTCGGCGCCAACGGCGCATCACTTGCGCGCACGCGCGTGTGCCTTATCGAGCGAGAATGATGCGCCGGCGCTTGCGCTGCTCGCTGGCGGTGGTTGCATCAAGGCGCGGACAGCACAGGCAGTCGCGGCGACATCGTGACCTCTCACGATTAGGCACGTTGTGAAGTCCGCCGTAGCCGACGCCGACGTCGTCATCGTCGTGTCGGCCGCCAGAGATCGTGTCGTCGCCAAGGCGGCGCATGGGACCCGGTCCGTGCACGGTGACGTACTCGTCCGACGTGTCGTCGGGAGCCTTGAGCGCGTTGGCGTGCTCAAAGTCGAGCACACTCTCGGTGACGTCCACATAGGTGAGCATTACCCACCGGCAGCATTCGTGACGGTCGCCGGCAAGCCCGATGGCATCGAGCGCCTGCGCCTTGGGCATGCCGCGTGCCAAAAGGCGCTGGTAGGGACGTTCCTTGTTGCCCAACACGAAACCACACGTGAAGCACTGCACGGGAATCATGGTCGATGCGGGCGGGGTGGGCGGGGGGTCGCCTTTGACGATTGTAATGCGGCGGATCGCGAGGTGCAGGAGCAATAGAGCAGAAAGTCGGGCAGAGCCTGCGAGAATAAAGAAGAGAAGAAAGAGAAAGAATGCCCGTGCCTGTCACCAAAATGGACCGACAAAGGGGCAGGGAGGAAGATGGCGGTGGCGAGCGCGTTGGCGGCGGGCGTGGGCCAAATCAATCCTTTGCACCCCGGTCGGCGGTTTGCGTTTGTCTTTGGCCCGCGCTGGCCGCTCGTGCGCCGTGGCCCTTTTTTTGGCCCTTTTGTGCGGTGTCTTGCGCCGTTTTTCTGAGCGGATCGCGTGCCATTCAAAAAGGCCCAGCCCGTTTCGCATGGGGTTCACGCTTTTTTTTGTATTCCTCGGCATCGTCCGTTTCTTTTCTTTCTCCATTTTTTTGAATCGTCGGCCGGTCGCCTGGAGCGTGGAAAGGAACCCCCGCCCGCCCGGGGAGACACATCACCGAGACCGCCCACGCGTACCACGACACACACAAAGTGGGCAAAAAGCGGGCCAAAGGCGCTAATGCGACAACCGCGGAATGAGGGCACGGCAGGCACGACGGGCCGACGTGGCCCTGCGGGCGGCCCCCCGCGCCACTCCCCCAAAAAGGCGCCTCCCCCCGCAGCCAACGGGAAAAAGCATTATAAAAAAAGGCGCTGAAAGGAAAAGCGACCTCGCACCTGCACGCACGCCGTTTACGCGCGCGCACAGGCTCTATCGCGAGGCGGCCCACGGCGACAGCAGGCGACACGTAAAAAGCACATAGCGACGGTTCCATTCCCTAACGGGTCCCAATCCAAACAAGGAGGAAAATAGGCCCAAAAGGCAAAAAAAAGAGGAAGAAGAGGGGGAAAAAAAGAAGAGGGGCAACCGCAACACATCACAGCGTACGGCGCCACAGAAAGACACAAGCAAGAGGATGGACGAACACGACGCGATGTCGGCAGGCGGCGGGAGGACGATGGTGACGGCCGAGGTGCGCAAGGGCCTCCAGGTGCTGCGCGAAGAGTGGAACCGGCACACGCCCGACAACCCGATCTGCCCGTCGGACCGGCTCTTTAACGGGATGACCATCGAGGCTTTCACGCACGCCTTTGTGCTCATCGGCCACAAGCGACGCTACAACAAGAGCGTCGTGTCGCGCAAGGCCGCGCAGCCGCACGACGACGCGCGCTAACGGCGCGCACGCGGCGCCCTTTTCCCGTCTCGCCCTGTATCGTGCCCTTTTTATTTTTCGTTTAAAAAAAAAGAAAAGACAAGAAAAGAATAGGAACGGTTTGGTTGTCTGTCTCTGCGTGTCCCACGAAAGGTGACGCCACGAGCGGACCAACTCGAAAAAAGGGGCCGAGATTTGCTGTGGCCTTGCCGAGAGGCAGGAAAAAGAGCGGCAGTGCAGAGGCAGGAGACGATGGCGCACAACAAAAAAGATGCACCCCTTGCCCGTTTCCCTTTTTTTGTGCCCATCGCACACAGAGAAGCATATTGGGGAGAAAAAGGAAGACAAAATGTGGAAAAGGGCGGGCGGAAAGGAGGGGATCCGGCATGCACGACGGGGCACGGGTTTGCCCTTTCCTTTTTTGGCAGGAAACAAAGACGAAAATGGCGGCGACCATTCCCACCCAACAAATGGGTTTTTATTTTCTCTCTCTCTCTTGGTTTGTGCGCGTGGCCCTTGGCGCTTTGCAAACAAAAAAAGGCGCCGGCCTTGTGCTCTGCCGCGCCACGACAAACAGAGAAGAAGGAAAAAAAAGAGTGGGAAAGACGAATATGAAAAAAAAGAGGGCGTATGCGACGGGGTCTCCCGCTTGCCCTTTGTAGAGGACGCGCGCCTTGAATAGGGGGACCACAGCCGACGGGTGGTCACACAATGAAAGAAAAAGAAAGGGCACAGGGCGAAAAGTGGGGGCGTGTCTAGGCCGGCGCTGTCGTCATCGCTGTCGCCGCCGCCGCGCCGCTTCCATTGCGGGCGTCGCCGTCGTCATCGTCGCCATATTCGATCTTGTAGGCGAGCGTCCACGCATAGGCAAGGTCCTCGTAGGCGTCGGCAAACTCGGCGAGGCGCACGAGGGTGCCGCGCGCGGCAGCGTGAAGACCCATGATGGCGCGAAACTCGCTCACGGCGCTCACGGCCTCGGCGCACGCGACGTCATCGTGGTAGTAGACCATCTTGCGTTCAAAGTTGGCCAGCCACTCGTCGGCGACGCGCCGCGCCATCGCGATCTGACGCAGGTCCTCGGCGCGCCGCCTATCGATGCCGTGTTGGCGCTCGTTCCACTGACAGAGCACGGCACCGACGTCAGACTCGTGCGCGGCGCGCGCCGTCGCGGCCACGCTCTCTAGGCAGCGCGCGGTCTCCTCTTCGAGCACGGCTTCGCGGCTGGCGCGTGCCTCGGCAGCTTTTCGCCACGCATCCTGCGCCTCGGCGAGCGCGTCGCTGAGGCGCGCCGTGGCGCGCGTCCACTCGGCGTGCGGACCCGATTCGACGGCCTGCGCCGCCATGCCGGCCATGAGCGCCTCGATGTGCGCCAGGCGCTTGCGTGCTGCCGCTTCGGCGCGCGCGTCGGCAGCGTCTGCCGCCATGGCCGCTTCGAGTCGGCGGCGATCTGCTTTTGCTTGCGTGCCGTCCCCATGGCCGTCCTTGTCATCACCATCATCATCACCATCATCATCGCCATTATTGGCCGCATCTCTCCTGGCGTGTGGCGCACAGTGCCTGGGTGCCGCGGGAGCACCGTAGGGGCGGTGCGTCGCACGTGCGTCGCGCACACCCTGTCTTGGGTCGGACCGGTCAATATCATTGCCATCGTCATCTCTGTTGTCATCATCATCGCTCGATGACAGGGTCGATGACAGAAAGAGGTCGTCTTCTTCGTTTTCTTCTTCTTCTTCTTGATGGTCATCACCGTCGCTCTCTGTGGCACAACGATCGCGGCCGCGGTGGACGCCACGGCCGTTGTTGTTGTTGTTGTCATAGGGATCATAACAAGAGTGTCTTGCGGCGCGGTACGGACCGCGGACGCCGTTGCGATCAAAGGGGTCGGCGTCACGCCTAACATCGTCTCCGCCTCGCGCGCATGGACCGGCCAGAGCACGTCGCATGCGGCGCGCGTGCCGGCGCCGCACGGGGCGCAAAAGGCGTGCGCGCTCGCGACGCCGCGATATGATCTGGCGCGCGAGATCGCGGCACTGATCGCGTGCGCGCCGCATCTCAGCGAGTATGCGCGCGCGATCGTCGCCGCCTGCCACGCACGCGGCGATGCGCCGGCGCGTCTCGGACGATACCGACGACACGGCATCGTCGACGGCGCTGCGGTTCACCGTTGAGCGGCGTCGTCGATTTACGTGCCGCCGTCGCCGTTGTTGTTGCCGACTGACTGTCCCATGTTTGTCGTACTTGTGATCATCGTTGTCGACGCCGTCGGCATCGCCGCCATCCCAACCACAATCAGCATCATCGCCGTCACCATCATCGCCATCATCATCGTCACCATCATCATCCGTAGCACGGTCCAACATGGAACGCGCCACACTGGCCATGTGCTCGCAATAGTGACGCAAGAGGCGGAGCGCGTCGGCATCAAAGGCGTCCGGATCGGCACCACGCTCGTGGGCCGCCGCGGCCGCCACGGCCACGGCCGGATCGTCGCCGCTGCCGGGATCAACGGGCGGCTCGCCGCCGGCGCCACGCCAAAAGAGTGCCTCCATGGCCTGCGCGGCGGCCGGGTCGGCGCCGTCCAACCCGGCGTCGGCGAGAAAGGCATCGTAACGCACCTTGAGGTCGCGCCACAGCGCGAGGAACCGCGCGCGCTGGCCGCGCACGGCGTCTTGCGCATGGGCGAAATCACATCGCAGAGCGTCGTCCAACGTGCCATAGCGCTCGGCGGCGTGCGCCACGCGCTCCACAGCGCGGGCGTAGATCCACTTTTGCGCGATGCCGACGGCACGCGTGGCAATGACCGCCGCCTCGCGCGTCGCTGCGCCGTGCACACGCAGCACGTCGGTCTCATCGTGGGCCAGGCGCAGCAACGTGCGCAAGCACGCCGCACACCCGCGCACGGCCTCGGAAAGCGCGGCGTGTCGGTCGGTCAGTGCGGAACCCGATGCTTCGACGCGTGCGATGACACGCTCGGCGCTCGCCGTGAGGGCGTCGAGATCGCGCCCGGCGTCGCGCCGCCGCGCCTCGATCCCGCACGGGCCGCCGCCGCGACCACGCTGGGCGTCGGCGGGCCGGTTCGCGGGCGTCCACGGACGCAGCATGAGGGTGAGCGAGCAGGCGGCGCTGGCCCCTCCGGCCGTCGCCTCGGCGCCGTTCACAGGCGGCCACGCGTAAAACTGCGAGACGCCGCTCTGGCTCAGGATGTGCCGCGCGTCCCGATCGAGCGCTGCGGCAAAGGCCTCGCGCAGCCATTCAAACACGCAGCGCACGCCCGTGTCCCACCACTCGCCTGGGGCCGCCCACGGCTCCGTGTCGTCCACTGCGGCGCCCAGGCCGTCGGCGTGCGCCCGGCTGCCGCCGCTCGCATAGGCGGTCGATGCGGTGGCGCGCGCACGATTTGTCACGTTGGAAGGTAGGTCGCCGGCGCACACGATAATGGGTGCCTCTGCGCTGGCGCCGGTGCCAGTGGCTGTGTAAAGCGGAGGTTGCGCCTTGGAGGGCAGAGGCGGTGGCGGCACCATCAAAGAGACGTGTGATGCATTGGGCTGCGCACCATGAGGATCGACCAGGACCACCATGGGATCGTCCGCGCGCGGCGGGCGGGCGGCAAACGCTGGTGCATCAAACTCGATGACGACGTCGTCGCCGGCGCCGTGGCTCGGGCGGCGGCGTCCGGCCGGCGCCAACTTGGCAGCATGACGTTGGCGCGCGTCCTCTTCGCGGCGATCGCATGCCTGCAGGTTGGTGGTGAGCGAGTCCAACATGCGGTTGATGTCGTCGAGCCGAGGCGCGCGATCGGCCCCCTCCATTTTTTTTGGTGGCCTTGTCCTTTTTTACCGCGCACGCTTTTTTGTCCTTTCTTTTTTTTTTTGGCCAACAATTTGTCTCTTTCCTTCTTTTGTTGTTGGTCGTGCGGGCACGCGAAAAAATACCCGCGCCGGCAGCCTTGCTCTCCTTCTTTTGCTCTTTTTTCTTGTGCAAGGCGGCAGGGAGGCACGCGGGGCGCTTCTCTCGGGTTGACCGTTGCCGAGACCCTTTTCTCCTTGTCGCCCAATGCGGGCGGGTGGCGGCCTCTCGCCGCCGACCGGCACGTGCTCGCCATGGCCCTCTTTGTTGCTGGCCGCCGTTGGCTTCTTGGCCCGCTGCGGTAGCGCACAAAATAGGGAAAGCAAAAAAATGGGGCCTCTGGGCTGCTCGGTCCCCGGGGGGGGACAAGGCGCTGTGTATTTCTTTTTTAAAAAGAGGAATGAAAAAGACGCAAGGGCCTCCTCCTCAAAGAGTGTTCTCGGCTTGTTCTTTGGTCCGCTTGGGATATGCATGGAATGGCCGGGATTGGGCGCGCCCCATCGCCTTGCCAAACAAAACCCAATGTGCCACCATGACATTTGGGCGGCCAAAGCAATAGACGATAGGCGCCTTTTCGAAAGTTGTTCTGATTTTTTCTCCAAAAAAAAAAGAGACTTGTCGCTTTCGCAAGAGTTTGACAGTTGCGGTGTGGTGTATCGGCAGCGACGACGACCGAAAATGGATTCGAGCCGGATGGTACCGATTCCCCAAAAGAAAAAAAGACTAAGCATTTTGGCGTTCCGGCCGCTCCCCTCTTTTTTTTCTTGTCGCGCATTTTTATCGGGCTCTCTTTGGTCGAAAAGAAAAGTCAGGACGCAGGCGAGAGATGCCACTCTTTTATTGGATGATCCGTACGACGAGAAAAAAGGGGGGCGGGCAGCCGACACGGACCCGTCTCTCCACGACACACGCAGAGAAGGGAACCGCAACCACCATCTCCAGAAAAAAAAGAGAAAAGAAAAACCAGCAAAAGGAGGAGGCACACGGGCGCTGCTGTTTTCACTGCGTCTTTGGAAAGAAAAAGAACAGGCCGGCGCTACGCGCGCGCGCACACGGAAATCAGACAGGACGACCCCATGGCAACCGCCTCTCCGATGGATTACGACGCCGGGGCGCCGACTCTCGACGCGTTGCCGCTCGAAACGCTTCTCTGCATTCTGTCCTACCTGGAGACGCGCGACGTGGGGTCATGTGCAATGGCCGGGCGCGCATTGGCCCATGCCTGCGACGACCGCTCGCTGTGGACGCGCTTGTACGAACGCGAACAAACCCGACAAGAGGAACGTTGGCGCGCGGCGGCGACGCCCGTCGCTGCGGCCGTCTCGCTGTGTAGCGATTGGACCGACAGCCAGGTGCGAAAGGGCAAACACAGGCCAGACTACATCCTCGCCGAGATTGTCGACGATATCGTGGCCGTCGTGCGATCGCCATGGCACGCCAGCATCGACCTGGTTCGACTGTTGGGTCACCCGCGTTTTGCCTGCGCTGCGCGTGCCCACGTGCGCGTGCTGGTGGATTCCTTTGAAGGACCATCTAGCCGCGAGACCACGGCACCTGTCGGTCGCCCACCCTATGCGTCGGTGGGCACCATCATACGGTGCGCGGGCGCTCGGTACAGGTGCAGGAGTCGGGTGATGATCCAACACGGATTCTTTGATGCCGACGCGATCCTCTGTGGACCAGGACTCACGCACTTTCACTGGCATCACGGCGACGTACCGCATGCCACATGGTTGGGGTGTGCCGGTTCGTGGTACAAGGGGAGCGTGTCCGCGTGCGACCAAGACGGTAACGCCGTCTACGAGGATGGGCGTCGCTATCGTGGCGGTCTCCGAAACGGCTTTTGCCACGGACGAGGTCGCATCTACGACTCTGATAGCACCGTGCTCATCTCGGGCCAGTGGAGGCGAAACCTCGCTCACGGGTCGTGTTCGTGGCTCCAAAAACGTTACGAATCGGGCACCATACAAACGTGGGTCGCCAACGCTCATTTTGACGACGGCACGATCGCAGGGCCGATCGCCTATTTCGCCGGTGGGCGCCTCATCATGCGCATCCCACGCCCGTACCCACGGCGCCCGCTTGTCAATTTCGTCGCAAAGTGTGCTTTTGTGCGTGGCACCGACGATGGTTGGCCCCGGCTTCCAAACTATACCACCGTGCGCTACGGCCCGTCGGGGGTCACAATCGCGTCCGACACGTGTTTGGCGCACCGATGGGCGGCCGACGGCGCGCTGACCCTGTGCACCGTAAACACACGGATCTACCCGAGCACCTGCGTGCCGGGGCTCCTAGTCGTTTCTGCATGCAACGTCGGCGCACCATATTGTGCGCCTCTCCTGATCACACTGGGCAGCCAATCGACTTTTACACAAGACCCGCGCACGTTTGTCGTAACGATGCGCGCGGGCCAAAGCGTCGACGCTCGATACCACGCCATCGTGAACCGCGAGCCAGCCGACGCGACGATAACGCCACCGGGCCTTGAGCCCGACGCCGGCACGACCGACGCGCACCTTCAGGACATGGTGTGCGACGACCACGACGACCGTACAGACGCCACATGCGCTGACGATCACGACCTCTCCCAAGAAAACTTTGTACACGTCATTGCCTCAAAGTCACCGGCTCGTATAGGCGTCGACCAAGCCGACGAGTCCGACATGTCTGACGACGTGAGGGCGGTCAGTGTGGACCTTTTGCATTTCTTGGACACGGCCACTGCGCCCCCGCTTTCGGCCGTGCTCTGCGCCCAACCGCGCCCCCTGCGCGGCGGGCGCGTGCGCAACGCGCTCTATGTCGCATCGTCGACGCCGACCCAAAAGACATCGGACGTCGACATGTCGCACTGCTCATTGCGCGGATGCGTGGTCGCCGGCGCAAAATGGAAAGGCTGCGACTTTCGTCATGCGCGCTTTGAGCGCTGCGTCTTTTACGACTGCTCCTTCGAGCGCTGCGCCTTTTTCGGGGCGACTTTTAGCGACACCCAGTTTGAGGCGTGCCAGTTTGTCTACAGCCATCTGCCCGATTCACACAGCCGATTTACCGTGGGTACCGACGGCGCCAAGGTGGTCCTCGGCGCGTTGGGCGCGATCGTGTCGACCCGCGAGTGACGCGGCCACCGACCACTCCCCATAAGAAAATAAAAAAATACAAAAAAAAAGAGTTTGCAAACGACCCGCCCGGCGGCGCGCCAAGATAAATGGCCTCTTTCTTCTCTCTTGAGAAAAAGGAAAAGATTTCTTTTTGTTGTGGCTTTGCCGCAAAGAGAAAAAAAATACAGAGAGGCGGCGCGCACAGGTCCAGAGGAAACAAGAAGTAAAGAGTCCCTTGCGGATCGCCCCGTCCCTGAGATACACGCGAAAAAGCGTTGGGGCCATGCGCTTCGGGCGCCAGAGCGACCAACACGAAGAAAAAGGGATGGCCACTGCGCGTGATCACTGCGGGCGCCTCCCCTTTGCACGCAACAAGAGAAAAGGGCAAACAACACACACGAACAGATGCGCTCTTTTGCTCCGTTTATTCTTTGTCTCTTGATTTTTTTGGAAAAAAGGCCTGTTTGTCTTTGAGGGCCGTTGGCGCCGGACGGGGCGATCCGCGTTACAACCACGCGCCGGTGGCCGCATGGTCCCAAAGGCACGGCCTCTGCGTGCGGATGCCGTCCATCCTTTGGCGACCGCCACAAGAGGGGACTCACAAAAAAGAATAAGAAAAAGAGAAGAAAAAGGTGGACCGAGCATATTTTTGTGTGGGCTTGCATGGCACCAAGAAAGACGAGAGGCGTCCTCTCTTCTCTTTGTCGAGGCGCACGCGTGCCGTGGCGACAATACAAAACGGCCATGGGCAAGACGACATGGGCGCGAGCGCGCGTTCATGATGGCAACATCCACGCCTCGCAGAGGAAATCAAATGCACCGAGGTTGCGGTGGGAGGCGGCCTTGCCCAAGAGCGCAAAGCGACACGTCGTCTCGCACCGGCAATTGCGCACATCGAGATCGACCGCCGTAATCTTGGGCCGACGGCACAGATCGCGCAGACGCCGCAGATAGTCGGGCGGGTCATCAAACGACTCGGTGGTACACGCGGCAAAGAGGTCTCCCCCGTATAGGTCAAAAACCAGCGCCAGCGGTCTGCCTCCTAGCGGTGACGTTGCGCAATACTCTGCGGCCTCCCTTGCGAGGTCCTGTGCGTCGTCCGTGCCTACGAGGAAGCGCACACAGTCGACATGCTCGGACAGCGCCGCGCACACCGCGGCCTCGACGTATGCCGGCCGTTGCTGCCGTTGTTCGCCGATGGCGAGCATATGGTAGCACAGAAACATGATCGTGTCGAGGCGCCCGGCAGCTGCCGCGCCCTTTAAGGCCTTGGCGCGATCAATGTCTCGCAACCAAGTATGGCCACCGTCTGATGCCAGGAGAACGCGGACGACGTCCGTCTGCCCGTTGGACGCAGCGCTGAAAAACGCCTTCCTAAAATTGCCTCCGTCGCAGCCACCACCCTTGGCAAGCACCATGCGCACGACGTGGGTGCGGCCGCGCTGGGCCGCGGCGGCAAGCGCGGCCGACCTCTCCAACGGTTTGCACCGTGGAATGAGGATGTCGACTGCGTTGACGAGACCGGCCGCCGCAGCATTTCGCGCGGCCTCTACGAACCACCTGTTTGTGTCGTACGCGCCATCGTCGTCGTCGACTAGTAGTCGGATAAGAGAGCACGCCACGTCATCGCATTCAGGATACAACGCCACCAACGTTAGCACCTTGCCAACATTTGGTACCGACAGTCGCCGCCCAGGTATCGAGTGCAAGCCACGCGCAATGTATTCGCGAGCCAGGTGCACTGTTATCGGCAATCGGGTGGGGCTGTCGGGAGCCAGCCACGGGTTGGCGCTTATTGATTCAACGAGGGCGTCAGTTATATTGCACTCGGCGCTGATGGCACACAGGTACCGGATGACTTCCAGGGCGCAGCCACGTACGGCGCAAATAAGCGCGTCGGATACGCTACCTTCCGTGCGGTTGGCACACAGGAATCGAACGACGCCCATGTGCCCGCGCCAGGCAGCGTCGGTGAGCGCTTCGCCCGTGCAACCTTCCGTTCTATTGGCGTGCAGAAATTCGACGATGGCGAGGTAGCCATTTCCCGCAGCATAGTCCATGGCGTCGGTGGTGCAGGGCGAATAGCCGCGATCATGCAATAGGCGGACCATATTGAGGTCTCCCATATGGGCGGCCGAAGCAATCAAGTCGGGTCGCATGCTTGCAGACGCCACGTAGTCATCGTAAAGCATATCGACAACGGATACGCTGCCGCATTCAACGGCATCCGAGATCGCTTGGCACATATCGAATTCGCGACCGCTGTCCTTCCACGCTCGGACAGCGTCTGCGCGGTCGTGCTGAATGTAGCGGCAGAGGTCGCCGGCGAGCCATCGAGGCACACGCCTCTTGTGGTGCACCTCGTCGTGGCTGTGTACGCGAAATACGCCGTGCGCCGCTCGGGCTGCGCAAAAGGACTCGTCGTCGAGCCCACTGACAATGCGGTAGACGATCTCGGTGGGCAGGTCCGTGATAGAGAGAATAGACACACGAGAGGTGGCAACCGCCGTTGCCATCGATCAAACAAAGGGAGAAAAAAAGCCAACGTACGCAACGCAAAGAGTATCGAGAAGGAGAGATAGGCGAGAACCGTGCGTTTTTTTCCTGCACTTTTTCGTCTCAATCGCAGAGGGACGACTCTTTTCGCAGAGCGGCACGTTAGGAATGGCACGTTGGCGCGTCTGTGTCTACACAAAAATGCATCTTTGCGGGCGGTGCACGATGCTCGCGACCCCGAAGAGACACCCCCCCCCAATTTAGAGGGCCATAAGCCTGCGGCATAAGCGCGCTACACCGCGGCGCTCATTTATTCGCATTCACTCGATTGCCCTTTGGCTTGGAAAAGAGCGGACAAATCCCACTCTTCTGTCTCTGATTTTTTTCCTACTTGTTGCCCTTTCCTATGGTGCCAAGAGGGTGTCGTTGGCGACGGCACGCCGCCTCGACTCGGCGTTGGTGTAAAAAGTAGACAGGGTTTTTTTCGTCCCATGGGCAAAGGCCGCAATGCACCCCAACCAAAGAAAGAATGGCCAGTCCAAGTCAGGCGTCGGGTCGTGTCATGCGCAAGTAACTGCCATTGGATAGAGAGTCTGGAACGAATGGCGGAGCGCGCGCGCCGCCATTGGAAACCAATGGCGGCGCACAGAGACGACACGCACCGGGGGGGGGCAGCCGCAACAACAAACAATAAAACCAATTCATTGCGGACTCGCGGGCCGTGCACGCTACCGGGCATGAACACTCTGCCCAACGAACTAGTTGCCGCGGTTCTGGGATTTTTGGGACCTGATGCGCTCTGTGCGTGCTCGCTCGTCTCTTGGCCATGGAGGCACACGTCGAGGCGCCTATTGGGTTTCGAGCGTCCTGAACCCGCCGATGCCCTCGGCAGCGCGATCGATGGCCTGCCGAGAATGCAGACCTTGCTCTCGCGCGCTGCGTACAGAAATCGCGCCGACATCATCGCCTGGGCGCGTGCCAAAGGCTACCCGTGGGACGACGAGGCATGCCCCGCGGCGGCCTATGGCGGACACGCGGCGCTTTTGCGTCATCTGCACGACACCACGCACTGCCCGCGCTCTCTGGACGACTGTCTTGTGGCCGCGGCGGCCGGCGGCCATGTGACCCTCGTCCAATCACTGATCGCAGACATCGAGGCCGACAGATTCCGCCCGACCGAGGCGCGCAACAAGCGCCTGGTGTGGTGGGAGCGACTGCCCGTGCGCAATGTCTCTGAAGCGTGCGCGCGCGCATCCGTGGCCGCAGCCGCCACAGGACAAGTCGATGTGGTGCGGGCATTGCAGGAGCGCCATGCATTGCACTGGACCAACCAGACAGACGCCGACGTCTGGTCCACCAATGTCATGGGAAATCAGATGACGGCCCTCGCTGCCCACCTTGATGACACCGCCTCCCTCATCGCCGCCGAGCGGGGCGATCTACTCTTTCTGTGTCGATTGTGGAGTCGCCTCGACAAACAACACAAGCGTGCCGCCTTGTTCATTGCTGCGCTCCACGGACACGATGATCTCGTGCGCTGGGTACAAAGCGCCCAATCGCGGCAGTTATGCGATACTGCCGAGACATCCCTCGTCGAGTGGGTCCTTTTACTGGATCGCAACGCCGTCGACAAAACCCCAGACGCTGCGGCCGCGCCTCTTGCTCTGGCTGCGATGTCGTCGATGTCCCGCGATTTGGCCGTGGCGGCCGCCTACGCTGGCCACTTGGGCGTCCTGGCGGGACTCAAGGCGCACGGCGTCTGTATAAAACGGATTTGCACGTTGGCCGCCGCCTACAACGGGCACACGCATGTGCTCGCATGGGCGCGCGACCAAGGGGTGCGCTTCAGCGGCCTGGTGACGTCGGTGGCGGCGGCGCGCGGCCACGGTGAATGCGCGCAGTTTTGCGAGCGCGAGTGCGGCGTGCGCCTCGTGTGGGAGTACAACGAACCCACATGGCGCCGATCATGCCGCCTGCCGTTTGGAAACTTTATATTTGGTCAACGCAGACACGTAGCCGATATGGCGTCGTCGTACGGGTGTGCCGCCTCTGCCGTGCGTCTCGCCCAGAGGTGCACCGAGGCGCCCACGCCGCGTGTCTTTAAAAGGCTATGGCTTGCCGGCGATCGTCGCGTTATTCTGCCGCTTGTGGGTCAGGCTCGGGGCTCTACCGCGACGTGATAAAGGCCGCGGCCGCCAAGTGCCAGGTCGGCACGTTGAGCGCGCTCGGTGCGGCCAGGCCCACGCAAAGCAGCTGGATTATCCGATACATGTTTTTCGCGGACAGACCCACACTGGACCACTGGACTGCCCAGGATATGTTTCTCGCGGCTACGCGATCTCGCTACGGATGGCGCAATCTGTTTGTGTGGCTGGCTGACCGAGGGCATCGGTGCAGCGACTCGACCATGTACAACATGGTCAACCGCTACAGCGGACCCTACGCCGGGGAGGCCTTTGTGTGGGCCGTCGATCGGTGGTGCCCGTGGCCGCAAACCGAGCGCAACATGATGTACCGCATAAGGTCGGGCTCGCGCGTCGCCGAGTGGGTGCTGATGAGCGACGAAGACCCGTTGGTTGTGCGGGATCGTGGCGCTGCGGCCGCCGCCGTCCGCAAGTCAAAGTAGCGATAATACACCTTTCCGGGTTTTCCATTAGGCGCGGCCATTTCTCTTTCTTCTTTGTTGTGTTTGTCACGCCAACATCATCTTGACTTTTTCTAGTCTGTCGCTCGTCCTGTTGGGAGCACGCAAAGAGGCGGTGAAAAATGGGGATATAAAAAGCGCACAAGACAGCGCGGCTCGTGCACCAGGGAAAAGGGATATGCAAAAAATTGGAAAAAAGACTGCACACAACGGCCTGCGCTACACATGCCAGCAACCGCGCCGCCTCAAAGGCCTCGCCTTGCAGGGAAAAAGAATTGCCTTGTCTGGGCGCGCGCGATCCCAAACACCAACGGGCGACCCACACAAATATCTTTTCGGCTCCCACAAGAAAAGGAAACAAGTATAAATGAAATCCAGAAAAGTAGTAGTCACCCTTTTCTTTTTTAAAAAAACACAGGGGTAATTGAACAGTTCTGGAGAAGTAAGCGCCGTTGTGCGCCTTTGACCCTCCAAAGGATGGGATCATAAAATTTGCCGTTTAGGCGCGACAGCCGCTGGCTTTGCACATCCACCCGACAACCGATTTTTGGTTGGTGTGGCGGGACCCTGCGTCGGCTCAGTTCACACGCAGCAGTCGCCGGGCTCCACGCGCAATCGGTCCGATCCGGCACTCTTGCGCACCACCTGACCGGTCCACTTTCGGCCTTTGAGCACGCCCCATGTCGTCTCGCCTATGGACGAGTCGTGGAAAAACGCGGGTGTGCCGCTAAACAGGTCCTTGTGCGTGACACACAGCACCCGGCCATCGCCCGCCATCAAGACATGGCTCGTGCATCGCACACCTTCCCAGAGGCCCTCTTTCCAGGCTACGACGCGGTCCTGGCAATCGCGCACCAACCTGACACCGTATCCGGTGATCCAGTAACCCACTGCATCGCCCAGGGCATACATTTTCGTGCCCGGACAGCGGTCTGTGTCTCGGTGCAGTCCAAATACGGTCGTGTCTTGGCAAGCGTACATGGTCGCGGGTCCGTCGCGGCGGCGCCCGCGTGGTGGCTCGCAATGGACGGCGTAGAGCCAGCGCCAGTCCTTGCCATATGCCCGCATGCGTGAAAACGGCCCAGGTATGCGAGGGTCGTCACTCGGATCGGGCACCGACAGATCAAAAGGGCGCCCCAATTGCTGGCCGACGACATCGAGGGCAAGGGGAGGCCAGTCGACACGCACGCGTCCCAGCACATCCAAATCGGGTCCGTACATGTGTCGGAAATCGCGGTCGAACAAAAGCCGCCATATGTGCTCGCAGCCCACGGCCGCATGGGCAAGACGGCACGTGCGTCCCAGCATGCATACGGAGCGTACGTCGCACAAGACAATGATCTGTTCGAATATCTCTTGGGGCATCTCCAAGAGAGACGCGGACACAACGGATGCTATGTCGTGAGCACCATGGTGAATACCGCGAATGCCGTCCAAGCTGGCAGTCTCGTCCATATTTTCCGTGGAGGGCGATGTGCCTTTGTCTGTGGTGCCGCAGAAGATGCTCGACAGCGTCACGGATGCCTTTCTTTATTCTTTTCTCCCATTCGGCCTTGTCAATGGTTGTCGACGCCAAGGTAAAACTACACCACGGGTAGATTGGCCGGTGCCAAAAGGGACAACCGACATTAAAGAGACGCCGTCCAATCTCTGCGCCATGACGATGCACAAATGAGACGACATTTTGTGATGGCAAAAAAAAGGATTTTTGAAAAAAAGAATGCGCGCCTATCCCTTGGCGTCCGGACCGCGAGAGAGCAAAAAAAAAAGATCGCTCGCTGTCTCAAACCCTTTATTTTTTTTGGGAGAGAGGCTGCACGTTCCAGCCTGCCACCGGGGTCGCATTTGGATTGTTTTTTTTGCTGTTTTCTTTCAGGTTGTCGTGGCCACTACAGCAGCGCCCCCCCCCAATTCCGAGTATAAAAGAGCACCAAAAAAAAAGGTTGCCGGCCAGGGGGCACTTGCATTTCCATTTTTCTTCTATTCTTTAGGCGGAGCGGTTATTAAGCCTGTCGATTTGGACGGCGTGGACCGCCGGCATGCTCTAGTTTATTGTCGTGTCAGACATCTGGCTGCAAAGTATCACACGAGGCGATCGAGGCCGTGTGCGCATCGATCCATGCGGTGACGTGACCGTGATTGGATCCGGCGGCTATGCGCCGGCACGCATCGGCTTCCCAAGTACAACCGTTGGTGACCGCCCACTGGAGCACTCGCAGGTGTCCTCCGCGGGCAGCGTCCTTGCACGTGTCGCTGCCCCACGGGCAGCCTTGGGCGCGCAACCACTTGAGCACCGAAAGGTGGCCGTACGCGGCTGCGCACGAACACGTAATATTGAATTTCCACGGCATGTCCTGGGCTTTTGCCCACTGCAGCAGGGAGAGATGGCCCGCCGTCGCCGCCCTCCAGGCAAAAAAGCCTATGTGGTGCCCGACACTCTTCTTCACGACGGGCAAGAGAGAGGCCCAAAGGACGCACACCGCCCGGACGTACACCCGGTCGTATTGGTTGTCGAGGTGGCGCGTCAGCACGGCGTGTACGATTTCGACGGGGAGCACCTCATTTATACTCTTGGTTGGCTCGTCACTCACACCGGCGCTAGAATCTGGAACAGTCTCGCCGCAGATGACGGCGTCTGATCCGTCCTGCATGATCGCGCGGCCGCGGCAGGCCAGGGTCCTTTCTTCTTCCTGTTTGGGAGGGGGGTGAGGCTCTTGGTGGGGTGCGTGTCCTGCGGCTCGGGTTTTTTTTGCCACAAAGCAAGCCAACCGTCTTGTGCCGCTATTCGGACCGCCAACATGCGGGACGCGCAAACCCAAAGACGCCAAAAAAATACCACACGCAGACTTTTGCAACAGCGGTTGATTGGTCGGCCGTGGTGCAATCGCCTCGCGCCTGTGAACTGGGCCAACGCCGTTGCACCAACAACAACAAAAAAACGAAAACGGCAGCCGGCTGCTGCCATCAGGGGAGAGGGGAATGCTGCCAAGCGCCATGCCCGATTTTTCCTCAGGCCATTGCATTCGGCAGGCGACAGCAGCAACCAAAGAATCCAACAAAAAAAAAGGATGACACGATTTCTCTTGCGGACGCGAATGCAGTGGTTTATTTTTCTCTGCGGGAGGCCAACCAAAAATACAAGGGGGTTTCTGAAGCGGTTGGGGCAGGTCTTTGTCGCGCAAGTCGACCACCTTGCGGCCGGCCGAGGCAAGCCAGCGAGCAACACGCCAAGCGCCTGTCTCCACGGCACATTGGAAGAGCGTGTCCTTTTCGCGTGGCGTCATGTTGGGCAAGACAATTTTGATGGCCTGCGGTGTGTCGTGGAGAATGGCCCAAGGAATGAGCGACCGGATGCAATCGGCCGGGCATGCGATAGAGAGGCTCACGAGGCTCGCCCAGTGACTGCGCTCGATCGCCATCGCCACGGCCTCGCTGCACGCCCCCCTGGGCAACGCCCAGTCAAGTGCATCGTAGTTGTAGGCGATCGTGTCGATAATCCGCGCATGACCGAGACTGGCCGCAGTCACAAGGGCGTCGGCAACCGCGTCGTCCATTGAGGCCACGCCCGCATTAATGTCATCGCCGAGCATGAATCCACGGTCGAGCGCGCTTAGCCATCGTTTCATGATGTAGTCGAAAACTTTAGCGCGCCCCCCAACAGCTGCCGAAATCACAATGTCCGACAGTTGTCCAAGGGGCTGCGCGGTTGTGATATCTCTGACAACATCAAAGGGTGCCCCGGCAGACAAAACATAGTACAAACCGACGCCATGTCGCAAGATCGCCCTCGCATGGTGGCCCTTTGTAGGCAGACCTGTGGCGATGGACCACGCCCCCAGGTCCCGAATGCGGTCGATCGAGGCTGTGATCACATCAAGGATCTCACGCGGCAGCGCGGAGAGCGACAGTGGATGCGTGTCGTCGTCGTCGCCAAAGGATCTGGCGCGGCCCCCTGGCACAGAACTATTCCCGGACGATCTCACCGATGACCGTCGGCCGACAGCAGGTCGGCGTACCACGTCGGCGCACCACCGCTGTCGAAAGTCTCTATCTATCGGCAGCGCGCGTCTGTGCAAGGAGCCCCACCAGGACGGAGACACGAAGCGGAAGGAGCCCCATGATTCTCGGTTGTCCATACACCCTTTTTTTTCGAATTATCCGTCGAGGCAGAGGAGAGGGTCAAGGAGTGGGCCGTCCGCGCTGCGATCGCACGCCAAACCGAGGCCAAGGCGGGAGACAACAAGGAAAAAAGATGGAGACCGTGACGGGCGCGTCGCCTTTTCGTTGCTGCATCCGCTGCCATTGGCGCGGCGCATGGAGAACGGGAGCGCGAATCACGACGAGCGGCGCACGGCCGTGCAGCTACAGCGAAAAAAAAACAGGTCGCGCAAAAGGGGCATTGTCACTTGGCGTTGGCCGTATACAAAAAAAAGGACAGACAAAGATAGACAGCGACAACGCAGAAACATGGATGCCGGTGCGACCATCAACGACCTCCCACCCGAGATTCTTTCGCTCATCCTTGGGCCGTCGCTCGGCATAGGCTGGCGGTTTTGCGCGCGACCCGTCTGCCGCCTCTGGTGGGAGATATGCGAGCGCATGCCATCCGAATCGATCAAAAGTCTCGCGTCTAACGGAAGATGTTGGGCGCACAACGGCACTCCCTTTTGTGCGGCGGTCGCCAAAGGCCGCGTGATTGTCGCGCCGGTGATAAGCCGTTGGCTGGCGCTCCGCACTGACACCTGGTCTCAGGAGGGTATGCACCGTGTTGAATCGTGGTGCCGATCGTTGGGGGCCAACGCCGACGAGGCATCGGCCACAATGATCGCCACTGGCCACAGCGCGCTCATCGACTATGCCATTGAACGTCCTCGCCCATATTATCGCATCATGCGCGCGCCACCCCACAGCCTCCTTACGGAAGAGGTACTATGCCATGGATCGGTCCAACAGATTGCGCGCTACCTCGACCGCCACCCACTGGCTATCGTCCACCCCAGCGCGGCCTATAAGTGCCCACACGACGAGGCGCTTTTTGTCAAGGACCAAGGGTTGTACCACAGGCGCGTCCTTTCCCCTGTAGCGGAAGGCTACCGCCCATCGCGCCACGACACGTCGGACCCATTCTACGTGGCGTTGGAGTCCATGCACAATGATTGCCAAGATGACGCCGCGCGCGTCGTTTCTACGTTGTGGACGATGCAAAGGCCGTTGTCCGAGGCCGATGCCCTCTGTCTTTTCAAGGTAGCCTACAAACGTGGTTGGTCCTGGCTGCGCTGGATGGACGCCGAGTTGGCACGCAACGGGCCTCGGATCGAGCCTCGCCATGTCATCGATGCACTTTCGCGGTCGTGGCTGGTTGTGTCCGCACGTGACGTGGCCGTTTTTCGATGGCTTTAGAATGAATCGGCCCTCACGGCGCCCCTGCGGACCCATGGCGGTGGCGCTGACGGCCTCACCGAGACCGCCTGTCCCCTTTTGCACCCCGAGGCGTCGGCCCCGATCGAAACGTGGTTGACATTTCTAGACTATCTGACTACAGACAGACCGACGGCCCTGTGCGCCATCGACACGACGCTCGGTCAGGTATTCGACTATGCACACAAGTGGCTGCATAAACCTGGCCGCCACTCGGACCTCTTTGATCATTTGGATCACGCGATACGCTTGCTCGCTGTCTCGCGTGTCGAAATCGTGCCCGTGCTGGGTGCTAGCGCGCGACGGCGCTCCGTCGGCGGATGGATCGATCATCGTCGCAGTGCATGCGCGCATTTCGGCGCCACACAGTGTGCGCTTGCGGAATATATCTGCGCCCAGTGTGCCGGGCCGTTGGACAAGCACACGGCCTGTTGGCACTGCCTGTTTCGGTCGCCGCCGCTCGCAGAAGATGCTCAATGAAAGAGAAACAAATGGTCCACTATCAAAATAAAATTGTCTTTTTTTTCGAAAGGGTCCGCCTGTGGGACGGGAGTCTCTGTGGCGGCTTGGACGCCCAAAGGCCCGGCGCATTAGCACTGCGCAAAAGGCACGCCAAAGCCCACAGACAGTTTTTTTGCTCACGCGCAAACCGGGGACGGAAACCTGCAGCCGCGGACTCTCGCGCAGGGCCAAGGAAAGTCATAAGAAAAAGTCAATGAGGCACCCAAAAGGCGTCTGCGCCCGTTGTTTTGTCTGCTGAAAAATTGCAGACAGACGGGGAGCGAGGCGTGCCCGTTGGCAGCATTTAGGTGTGTCCCCAAGCAGACAAACAGCAGGCCGTAGACACTTTCCGGGTCATCATGTTGACTTTTCAATTTTCTTCTAGCGCCTTCGGGGGTTCGTGGGCTGTGAGTGCCACCGGCTCGGTCGCGACGGAAAAGGTTCCGTGGCACAGTGCGACCTGTCGACACCAGCCAACATAGGCCCAAGTGCCAAAAAAACATCGGAAATTCAAAGACGCTGCAACCCACCAACCCAATAAAAATATCAGTCCATAGCCCAGCGCGCTGTGCTTGTCGTAACTGCGTCGGTTGCGGATTGGTTCGTCTTTTTCGAATTGCGCGTGGCGCGACGGGCTTGGGAACCTTCTCGGCCGGCTGCCGTTGGCTCCAACTCTTTTTTCCCTGTTGGCAGCAAAGGCGCCAGGACAGAGCACGTAAAGCAACGAAAAGAACGGACAAAAGGCCAAAGTACGAAAAAAAATGTCACAACCGGCAGGCAACAGCACGACCCGATGGCAGCGCCGAAAGCGCCGCCGCCTGGCCAAGAAGAAAAAGGGAGCGGAAGTCGAGCCCACTAGTGTCGCTGTGGTGGGCCTCGCAACGATGCCACGCGAGATTCTGGACAAGATCACTGACTCGATTGAATCGGTCAGAGACATGGGCGCGTGGTCCATCGCCACTGGCCTGCCGACGCAGGCGCGCCACCCGGAGGCCGTCAAGACAGAGAACATTCCCACAGAGAACGTTATCGCCGCTGGGGCACCACTTCCTGTCGTCGAGGCTCTTTTAAGTTGCCATCAGCACATAACTTCTACAGCGTTGGTCACCGCGGCGGCTCTTGGCGGTCGCCTCGATGTGTACCGATGGGTGTCAGGCAAGAACGCGGCAGTCGCGTCGGGCTGCATACCTGACGCCGTGGGGGCTATCCTGCCGACGCTCATCCGCCGCGGCCTCCTCGACATCACCGACGACATTGTTACCAAATGTTCACCACGCACGCCGGCAGGGCGTATATCGCTACTTTACCATCATCGCGTCGAAGCGCTCAAGGAAGCGCTCAGAGGCTCGCACGCAGCTTTGGCACGTAAACTTCACGATCACGCCGATCACCACGAGTGGGGCTCTTGCGTGTGCCACGAGTCCGTGCTGCCGTGGATATTCGGATCCGACTTGCCCGACGCCTTGGCGACCCTGCGGCGTATTGGCTGTCGCAGGGCAAAGCGCGAATGCCGCCTAATGTTTACGCGGGCCGTCGAGACCGGCGCCGTCGCGATAGCAAGCCAAATCGCCGAGCGACGTTCAGCGTCGAGCACCCCTCTCGCGCCCCCAATGGGATCAGTTTTGACGGCAGCATCGAGAGGCCACGGCGCCATCATCGCGTGGCTCTATAAAGAGCGCCGCTACGATATGCCAGTGGAGGTCCTGGGGACAGCGGCGCGGGCCGGTCACTTGAACATTCTCAAGTGGGCAGCCCGCGCGTGTGGTGATAGACCTATTGCGTCGTGGAACGCGCGCTATGTGGCCTACGCCGCCACCGAGGGCTGCCACCCTGAGCCTATCATCCATTGGCTTTTGGCAAGGCCTGCTGACAGGCGTGATCTCTCGGCAGGCGTGGCCAAGGCCGCGCTTGTGCGTCACGGTTATCCCATACCATTGCTCCTTCACAAGAGCGGTATCGCTGCGTTTGACACTTGGAACGCACTAGAGATCGCCGTCGAAAAGGCCTCGGTGCACTCTGCGTACGTGGTGGTCTCTAACGGCGGACGGTGCGATACTGCGGCTCTCACTCGCTGTCTGATGTGCCACGGGTCGGACATGATCGCTCTCCTCGCCAGATACTATACGCCCGATGATATGCAGACAGTGCTCAACTCGGGCCTTGTCGGCATGTGCTCATGGGAGCCCGTCGCATGGCTTGTCGACAACGTTCCCGATTTGTGCGTGCGCGACGCGCGCGACATTTTCATGGCCTCCCTGTCGATGGGTCCCTATCCTGATCCGTGTGCATGCTCCATGTGTCGCCGCCCTCGCGCTCACAAAAGGGAATAGAAAACCCCCATTTAATCTCTTTTACGCCTCTCCCTGTTCATTTGTCCCCACCCCAAACAATGGACCACCAAAAAAAAAGAGGACCACATCAGCACTCGCGCAACTAATCCGCTGTTTATGATACGATGGCAACGCACGGCATGAGCAGGGATGCTCAAAGTACGCGAAACACACCAAAGCTTCCAGAATGTTTCATTTCGCCTTGGCCTCAGTATGTCGCTACCAAGGAATTTAGGGGTTTTTGTGTATTTTTGGTGCCGTTGTGCGTGGCCTTTGAAGGAAGGTGGCCAATCGTGTTTGCGCTGCCAAGGCCGCGGCCTGCCGTTAGGTTCTATTGGCACCGACAAAAAAATGATGTCCCGGCACCGACCGGCGACAACAACTACAAACAACACGCAACAATCGCGCGTGGAACATCGAGGCACGATATGGCGGGCCTATGCACCGTGGCTCACCACGCGAACTTGTGCTGCGCATTCTCGATGCTGTCGACGACGCGACCTTTTGTGCCCTGCGCCTGGCCCGCCCACGTTTTAACCTACACGACGACGCCGAGATCGAACGGAAGCGCAAGGTGCCCCACTGGGCGATGGGGGACCCCGAGTCGTTGTGCGCGCGTGGTATCGCCGGGGGTGTGCACTTGGGGCTCGATGGCGGCCGCTGCTTTACCGATGATGACATCTCGTGTGCCATACGATCTGGACGTACCGGTGTCGTCTCGCTCTTTACCTTTCAGATCCCCGCTATGATACGTCGCGCCCGGACCGCGGCGATCCACAGTTGTCGTGTTGACATGGTGCTGCTCGTCGGCACTTTGTTGTCGCATTTCGATATCGACGACGTCGAGGAGGCCGTCTAACGCAACGATGCTGACATAGTGCCTTTTCTTGCCGAGGCGGCCGACGAGCGGCGGCCCTGTCGATCATCTCCAAAGCAGCCAAGGGGGGGGGTGGGCAACTTGACCATCGTCCAAGCCGTGTGGCGTCGTCATTCGGAATGAACGCCTGTCGAGGCCGTCGATGCGGCCCTCAACAGTAGCCATACCGACATCGCGCGATTCTTTGCTGGCGAGGTGGTCGGCCCCCGCGCTTGTGGCCGTGCGCAACACGGACGTCATCGCCAGATTGCATGCCCGCCTCATCGCGCCCTCTCACATTGCCGATGCCATGGCTGGTGCGGCTCGATGCAATCGTGTCGACGCTGTCCTGCTCTTTTTGCCCCGGTGCACCGAGGCATCGGCGATCAGCCATGCTGCATGTATGGCAGCGCGGCACCGCAGCACAAGCGCTACTCTCGCGTTGGCTGAGCGCTGCGCCACGTTCGACATTGATAACGCGCTGCTGGATGCGGCGCAGACCCACGATCGCGGCATCACGCTGGCAATCGTGCCCCGTTGCTCGCGGCACGGCGTCGTGCCACACTGCAATCGACCAAGGGCGCGGCCACGCAGCGCCAGTTCTCCTGCGCCATTGCTCTCGGCGCACGTTTGGGCGACACGCAGCGCACAAAGCCATGGTTGGTGCTGCCGGATCTTGGACGAAGCGCGCCGGCACCATGCTCTACGACGGCCAATCATGACAACAGGTTGTTTGACGAGACGGTGACGGACGCCTCGCGCCGAGGCCACACCAAAGTCGTGCAATTGTTTATGCAAAAAAGACCGCGATCGTCTGCCTATACAAAGGCACTGCATGTTGCGGCATTGGCTTCGCACAGGGCGTTGTGCGACTTTTTTTCTCCACTACACTCTGTTGACCTCTCTGCGCGTTGGCGCGCTTGGTGCGCGACGGCGCCAAACCGCGCGTCAAACGGCTGGCAAACGTCCACAGAGAGCGGCTGTGGCCCGCCGACTGCCTCGGCGCCGGATGAACTCAACAAGGAGCGCGAACATCGGACGGCAATACGGGCGCAACCTAGTCCCGATATTGCGCAGTCCCAGGCTTGGCTTGGCGAGGACCCGATTGAAACCGTCTCCGCTCAATGCCGACACCACTGCAAACACTGGCCCTTGCGCCTGTCCTTTGCCGGCTCTGGCGGGTCCGCCACCGAGTATGTCATGAACGCGTGAGGCTGTGCACTTGCAATGTCCAGTCGACGCAGAAATTAATAAAAACATATAGACAGACATTTAGGCAGAGAGAGAGAGACACACACAGAGAGACAGAGAGACAGAGAGAGATTGAGTGTGATGTTAGACACTATTGCAGATACTCAAGACACGACTTGGCAACACAACCAAAATAATAAATCTGTTTTTATTTAAAGGATGGTTTCTGTTCCCACGCGATCGGACACACGGGCCGAGCGGGATACTCGATGCGCGCCTTTTTTCTGCGCACAGGCACTCTAGAAAAAGCTTGCAATTTATTTTTTTTGATATTGCCATCTTTTTTTGGTCGCCGTTCTCTCTCTCTCTCTCTCTCTTTGTTGCCACAGATGCGCCTTTTCGCGCTCTTTTATAATTGGTGGCCTGATTTGTTTGCGCCTTTTGGTTGGCTGTTGGATTCCCAAGCGATCATGCGTGCGACTTGCCCTCTTTCCGCCCTCTCCCTCGCAAAAAAAGGCAGCGACCCCCGCACGCCCGTTTTTTCACGTCTCTGGCCTGATAGGCTAACCAAAAGCGCCGCCCATTGGCATCCTTTTCTTTCTTCTTTGTTTCTTTCCCTTGAAAGGAAACCGCCTGTGCAGTGTGCCCCCGGAAGAGAACTCGCACCTAAAAGAAAAATGAGCCAGACAATGGATGTCGACCAGACGAGCCTTTCCGATGTGCCTGCTGAACTGTTGGGGCACATTGCGCGCTTTCTCAGTCGCCCCGCAGACCTGGCCAGCTGGCGGTGCGCTACAGGCTTTGACACGACAGCAATCATCGAAACCGTCGTTCTCGCCAAGAACATCGAGATTGCCATATTGTTGTGTGTCGGCGCGCCTCTCGGCGTCGTCGCTCGTAGTTTTGCTTGCAACGGTGGTCTGTTTCTGCCCGAGTACGCTGAATGCGTTGTAAAAGGTGGACGGGTCGACGTCGCTCTGTTTCTTGTCGACGACGGCACTAGGGCCACGGGCGACGAGGCCTTTCGGCAGCGCACTGCGCGGCACGGAGCCATTCTAGTCGAGGCATGTCGCTCGGGAAACGCCGCGATTGCTGATGCTCTACTTGCGCGCCGTTGGGGCCTCGACCATGCCATGTTGCCCGATATTTATATGAACGCGTCGCATGCCGCAGCGCGTGGAGGCCACCTCGATACGCTCGCTTTGGTGCATCGTGCTTCCGTACAGCGCTTTGGCTGCTGCCACTGCGACGGTGTCGTGATGAACCAGGTCCTCGACCTTGACGCGGGTCACATGGCCGTGTGGCTCCACAACCATCGCGCCGTCTTTGGAACTACGCACGGCGTGGCACACGATATCGCCAAGCACTTGATGGTCGACATCCTCGTGAACGAATATAAACTCTCTCTGGCTCGATGGCTCATCGACGTGCGCCCGCGTACTCCTGAACATGAACGGATCGCCGACGGGATCTCGATCAGCGCGGCCGAGTATGGTCGTGCAGACATGGTGTCGTTTTTGCACGTGACGGGCCTCTGCGCGTGTCCTATACGGGCGCTCCTGGCCGCTGCGGCGCGCGGCAAGATCAATGTCTTGTGCTGGGCCTTGGGCGATCCCGTAGCCGGCGCTGACCGCGTCATGAACGCGCCCATTGCCTCGTGGGACCCATCGAGGGTGGCCTACCATGCCGCCAAAAAGAAGCGGGCCGACGTCCTCTCGTGGATGCTGTCGCGGCCCGACACACACGCCGCCATCACGACTGGCGTGGCCCGATGCGCGCTGAGATACGGCGTCGACGTCGACATTGTCAAAGATATGCATCACCGTGGGTTGGCGTCATTCCATCGCTGGGACCCGCTGGCTACGGTCGTGCGCTATGGCGATCTCGAACGAATCAAAGCCATCATCGACGCCGGCGCCCCGTACGACGCACAGGCCATGTGCGACGCCATCGCTCACCGCCCCGCAGACGTCGTGGCCTGCCTGTGTGGCGCCTATGGAACAAAGTGCCTACAGGACGCTGTCGACGCCGTGTGCGGCTGGGACATCAAAGACAGAGGCGTCCTGTGGATACGCGACAATGTGCGGTCGGTGTGTGTTGCCCAGACGCTGGCCTGTGAGAATGTCGACAGCGGCTGCTTGTGCCGAAACTGTTGCCCTTGATCCGCCCGTTCCTGTGCGCGAATACCCCGTTGGCCAGAGGCCTGGAGAAAAACAAGACGAGCGCATTGCGCATTCACCCCCCCCCCACCCCAAACAGGGGGGTGAAATGAAATTCATATAAAACCAAAAGAGGCGCCACAAAAAGCGCTTACAGTGTGCCGTCTTTCCGCTTGTTGGAAAGTTGAGGGCGCGTGCGGTGTTGGTGGGAGGCACGTCTGCTCTTGGCGCTTTTATGCGCGCCAAACAGGCACGACGCTGCACAGTCACCGAGTCCTCGAAAGAGGCAAAGCAAACCCATGAAAAGTCATACACAGGACCCCGAGGCGTGTGTGTGGCGCCCTTTTTCCACCGCTCAGTTTGCGGATAAAAAACAGAGCACGGGGCATGTTTGGTGTCGACGGACAGATTGGACCCCCAAGCGGCCAAAAATCGCTGTTGCGGGCATGCTTTATGGTGACTGGTTGACTTTTTTTATAGCTTTGCCGCCCCTTCAAAGTCCAGGGGGCTCTTGAGGCACATAGGCGACTTTTTGTAACTTCCCTTTGCTCCTACCTAATTGGTCGGCAAGTCGGACCAGCACGAAAGAACATTCCTGCTGGATGGAAACTTATGGCCCCATCGCCTAAAACGCGCGCACAGCGACACCCAAAACACAAACAACCCGCCTCCGCAAGGCACACGCACACACGCACACACGCGTGTCAAGTCGACAACCAAGTCAGCACGACGAATTGGGCACAAGAAAGAAATGGCGGAACTGGGCATGACGATCGTTGCCTGCGTGTCGGGCGCTGCGGGCTTGGCGACAGGTTTTTGTGCAGGCGGCGCGGCGGTGTGTCTGGGTCCCCGAATGGCCGGCCGCGTGCCGTATAAGGTGTCGATGCCGATTGTATTAATCGCCATTCCGGGAGCGAGCCTCTATGCGGCGCGGCGGACCATGCCCGGTGTATTCAAAGAGACCAACGACATCGGCGACATGCTTGGCATGGGTGCGATCTTTGGGGCGGGGGCCGGCTACGGACTGGGCTGCCTCGCGACGTTGTCTGCGCCTTTGGCGTGCCGCACCGCATCGACCCTCGCGCGACGCATGCACACCGCCCTGATTGACCACCTGCGCAAAGAGATTATGGGCCGCAGAAAATAGTCAGCTTCATGATGCCTGCCGTCTGACCATATTAAAAAAAAAAATGAAAAAGGCCGTGTGGTCGTCGCAGAGGCTTCCGACGCCGCGGCACATGTCCCTGTACGTGTTGTCCTGGGGTTCTTTGTGGTGCGCTTGTCGATCGCGTGATGTCGTGCGGCGGCGAGTTTGTCTCACCCGCTCGGTGCGGATATTTCCAGTTCCCAGAGGAGACGAGCGGAGGATTGGGCAAGTCTTTGGAGCGCGGCCATGCGTCAAATCCCTTCTTGCCGTCCCTACCATCCCACAGATTTCCAAAAAAAAAATTCAGAGCGTACTCGCGGTTTTTGTGCTCGCTAGGCGCCTGCTTGCCTTTAGAGACCACGTGCTTCTGGCGCCCAAGGAAATACTCGCAGGCGCACAAAGGGGGAGCAAATAAAACAATCTTCTTTGGTCAGGTGTTTCCTTGGCGAGTTGCTTATTTTTTTCCTTTTCATCTGCGGTCATTGAAACTACACGCCGCCCGGCGCAATTGGCTCAGTAGTGTATGTAGCAACGCCGAGTGGGTCTTGTCGATGCGCTGGCTCGGGCATGCAAATGTGTCGAGTCTTCCTTGTGCGAGATTCAAGATCTTTTTTTTCCCCGCCGCGTGTGCACCCGCAGGGCGTCGTGACGGTCCGAAAACCAAATTTTGGCCGTCACTCTGTGGGTGTGGTCCGCTCTCGGTTGCGGATGCAAATATTGCCTAGCCGCCCGCTCACACAACGCGCTGGCGGACCGCGCCGTGTAAAGAAAAAAAAGAGGCTGGACAGAGACCTCAAATACGAGGGCGGTGTCACACAAAACACCTTTTTTTTGATGAGGAGAAAAAAAAGGACGACAACAAAGCCGACCCATTGTGTGCTCATGGCTGAAGCCATGTTTTGCACAAGAGATCCAGCGCGTCCTTGTTGCGGCTGGATGCGGCCTTGCCCAAGAGGGCAAATCGACACGACGGCGCGCAGCGACAGTTGCGCACATCAAGGTCAATGGCGACAATCTTGGGCCGCGAGCAGAGGGCGCGAAGGCGCGACAGATAGTCGCTGGGTTCGTGGATCGACTCGATAGCGCATTCGGCAACGAGGTCCGTGCCATAGAGGTCAAAGAGCAGACGCAGCGCGTCCGTTTGCCCGTTCGCCACGCAGTCTTCCATGGCTCGCGCCACGAGGGCATCGCCGCCGGCAGTGCTCACGAGAAACCGCACGCAGTCGGCGTGTTTGCTGGCGGCGGCGCCTCGCACGGCCTTGGCATAGGCCGTCGGTTCTCGTGTGTCGGCGCCAACGAGATGCATGTGGGAGCAGAGAAACGCGAGGGTGTCGAGGTGCCCACCGATGGCCGCGCTCACCAGAGCATTGGCACACTCGGCGTCATGCAGCCAGTCGCGTGCGCAGTCCAACGACAGCAAAAGGCGAAGGACCCCGGTATGGCCATTGGAAGCCGCCAACGCAAGTGCCGCCGGCGCCTGAATGGTGCAGTCATCGCCGAGCATGGCGCACACGACATCGGTATGGCCGTGTTCGGCCGCGGTAGCGAGTATTCCTCGCGCTTCCCAGTCGCCGCAACGCGGTATGAGTACCCGGACGGTGTCGACGATGCCCGTGGCGGCTGCGGCTCTCGCGGCTGACGCGAAATAGTCGTGTGCGCCTTCCCGCTCGTAGTAGGCGATCGAGTCGGCAAGAGCGGCTGCTGTGGCAGAGTGGCCCGGAACGCCAGCCACGATATCCAACACGGGCGCGAGTTCATCCGGTAAAAGCCGCTCGCGCGTTGTCAAACTCATATTTGGTTCTAGGTATTGTTGGGCCAGGTAGGCGACCACATCCGGCGGGGGTCTGCGATTAAACCACGATATCGAAAGCAGGACCTCGGCGATGCGGCACTCGTTGCGGTTCGTGCACAAAAACTTGACGATGTCGAGATGCCCATTCATGGCACTCTCGTGAAGCGCTTCCTTTGTGCACCCCTCGGTCCGATTGTTGTGGAGGAATTCGACGACGGGCAGATGTCCGCTAGCAGCGGCGTAGTCCATGGCGCGGGTCGTGCAGAGAGAACCGCGTTCGTGGAGCACGCGGATGACAGCGAGATGGCCGTGCGGTGCCGCACTGGCGAAAAGGTCTACGTCCTCGGTCTCACAGTCTGCAATGCAGCCCTCGTAGAGGAGTGCAACTATATCCACTGAGCCTGACTCGACCGCACACATCATGTCCCAAGAGGTGAACCTGTGACCTCTGGCCTTCCACGCCTCGACGGCCTCAACGTGCCCGCGCTCGATATAACGTTGAGGTCTGTCGGCAAGCCAGCGGGGCACGCGGCGTTTGGCGTGGATTTCATCGCGACTATGGACACGGAAGAGGTTGTGAGCGGCCCTCGCGGTGCAAAAGGAGGCGTCATCGAGCAAATCAATAATGCGGCAGACGATCTCGTTGGGGAGGTCGGCAATGCCTAGCGTGGGTGCTGTCGCCATCGAAAAAAAAGCGGGCAGTGCGGGGAGAGAATGGTCAAGACAGACGGCGTGTGGGCTTTTGTAATTTCTCAAGGCTCCCGGCGTTGGCTGGTATGCTGCCAGTGAAAAAGTGCCCAATCGCCTTTCGGCACGAGGGCAACCTCCTGCGTGAGGTCGCCTTTTTGACTGCAATTTTTTTCGTTCCAGGCATTGGGTCTCGCAGCGGCGGCGACTCTGGTCTTTGGTCGGCCCGCTCGCGGCCGCGCACCCCCAAAGAGAGCCACACCGCCAGGCACAAAGGCCGAGGGAAAAAAATCCTGTCGGCACATAGGCCGCTCGCACTTTCGTCCAAACCACAGGTAAAAAAAAAGAAAACAGACAAAAGAGATCGATCGGCTACGAACATTTTGGCGCCGCATGGAACCCAGGGACCACGAGACAGCGATCAATCATCTGCCGGCCGAGATCGTGTGCCTCATCGTCGGCTCACTGTCTGGCAAAGACCATCGGTCGGCACGACTGGCCCACCGATGCTTTGCGGTGCGTGAGAGTGCCCGGACCTTGGACCGGCGCAGGCGCGATCGCTGGTTGCGCGTGAGTCCCGAGCGTGCCTGTGCGGCCGGCCGCATTGACGTGATGACCTTTTTGTACGACCGCAACCGCGTTCCCCGTACTCTGGACCTGACCGACGCCGCTGTAAAATCCGGGGACGTCGACATGATGCGCCTGGTGCGCCAGCGCTCCGGTTTGTGGAGCGACCCCTACGCCGCCCTCGTTGCGGCGAAGCATGGCCGCACAAACCTTTTCCATTACCTGTTGGGGGTGGGGGTGCCCGACGTTGCCACGATCATACCCGATGCTCTCTGTTCGGCGGCATCGCACGGTCACTTGGACACGACCATGTCGCTGGCCCGCATAGCGACCACGGATGACCGACGACAGGCGCTCAAAGTCGCATCCTATAACGATCACGCACAAATCGTCCGCTTCCTACTCGACCGCGACTCGGACCTGCGCGCGCAAGACGCATTGTACAACGCCATGGGCTCGCCCGGTGTCATGCGGCTCATTTTAGAGCGTGGTGCGGATCTCGACGTGCGCTCCTTGTTGGACGGCCGGCGGCGGCCATCGTGGCTGCCACTGACGGCAGAGGTCGCACAGTTGCTTTATGACCGCTGCCCTGGTCACTCTCTACAACACCTTTTGGAGCATGCCTGCTGCACTGGCGTGGCGCAATTTGCGTGCGACACTGATCCCGCCATCGACATCCAGCAGGCTTTGGAAAAGGCCGCTGCCAGGCACAACTTTGACATGGTGCGCTTCCTCTATGCAAAGAAGCGAGACATGGACCTAGGTCCCGCCATCGAGTACGCCGCTGCTCAAGGGAGTGCGGAAGCCGTGGCCGTTCTCTGCCACCTGGACCCGAGCGCTGACCTCTTGCAGGGCGCACTAAGCGCTGTGCAAGAACCCGACGCCGCCTGCACGATACGCAATGCATGCTCGACGATCGAAACGGCGCCGGCCCGTGATTGACCAGGCCAACAAGGCGACGAACCACAGCCGCCTTGGCCACAAGGTTCCCGCTGTGTTGATGGTCGTGGCTTGGTGGCGACCTCGTCGCCGGGGCCGCCAAATTGATTTTTTCAGGGGAATCACGGCGCGCGGTACCTAAACCCTAGAAAAAAATGATAATATTTTTTTAATGAAAGAAAAACGCTTGTGTATATATGCTTGGCGCAAAAAAATATGCGCGTAAGGCGCAAAAGGCGAGCGCAAAGGCCCGCAATTAAGGTGAAAAAGACATGACACTTCGTCGTCGCAAGGCAAAGAACGGTTGCAGCTTGGCCGACCCGGCCAAGACGGCCAACTTGGGTGTCAACAAATAGCGTGCAGATGCCCACGCGACAGGTTCCACATCGATGTTGCACGTTGTCTGTGACTTGCGGCGAATAGCTGGGCCAGGGCGGCAAACCAATGCCGTTTGCCTCCTTTTTCCCGACCAGACAGGCGATAAAGGCCGGCGGCGGCGCGGTGCCTGGGCCAAACCAAAATAGTCGGGGACGCGCGCGCTATTTGCTGCCGCAATGCAGGCGTTAGCCGCCTTTTCTCTTCCTCACGGACACATACCTTGAACACACATTGGTTGGACCGGGCGCACGCAACAGCAATTTGGGACGCGTCCGGGGGGAGCCGCAAGCCACGACCACTCTCATCATCCATGAGCGCGGGCGCGGATGCCGGCCGATCTTTTTCGTCGGCGTCGGCCGCTGATGATTGGGCTGCGGACGCCACCGACCTGTTTTCGCTGCTGCCCGACGAACTCGTCATAGGGATCGTCGACATGCTGGGCGACGTATCGGTCCTGGTGGCATGGGCCATTACGTGCAGACGCCACTACGCACTATCGACAGACGACACCCTGTGGCGCAGACTATGCCGCGATCGATTCGGCCCGACCCTGCACGTGTGGGCCGAATCCCAGGGGAAAGGCGCGCAATGGCTCTACCAAGCACAGGGGTGCCGTGGGACACGCACGACGCCTGTGGGCGCCGTTGTCGTGCGCGACCACGTCTACTGGGGCGATTTGGTCGACGGATTGCCGCACGGCTACGGACTGGCCGTTGCGCTGCCGACGCCTCACCGCAAAGAGGGGGCGGCGGTGCGCACGCGACCGACCGACGCCCGCGCGGCATTGAATGGTTCCTATTACGAGGGCCACTGGCGCGCAGGCCGTGCATATGGCTATGGGAAGCGCGTCTACCCAAACGGCAGGATCTACGAGGGCTTGTGGGAAGACTGTGTGCCCCACGGCCGCGGTTCCATGACCGATCGCGACGGCGGCTCGTATGTGGGCGACTGGCACTGCGGCCAGAGGCACGGCACCGGCACGCTGACAACACGTGACGGCAATGCTTATACGGGCGTATGGGACAACGACGCGCCAGTCGGCGGCAGCGGTCATAAGAGCCATCCTAAAAAAAAGCATCACGATGGCTCGATGGTGACTAGAGAGATGTCGTGCACTGTCGCCGCTAGCGCGACCACGGTTGCACTCGACCATCGCGTCGGCGGCCTTTGAACGGGTCCATGGCGGGTCCTGGTCGGCGGGATGGATTCAAAAAAAAAATAAAAAAAAAACAAAAAAAACAAAAACAAAAAAATAACCAGCAGGAGAGGACGGGGGCGGGCGCGCCACGTTGTGGAAAGCGGAGCGAATGCGGCCGGGAGGCGCGTCCATCGCGTCTCGCATCACTTTTGGCCTCGTCGTGTGTGTCTGGACGCTGTCTTTTTTTTTTCTTCCCGTTTTCCCCCGCAGATCGTTGTGCCATGCGGACCCGACGCACAATTTAAAAAAAGAAGAAGTCACAAATCTCATGTGCGACGTCATGGCGGTTCGCCAGGACCGCGCAGGCGTGCAAAAATTCTAAGCAAGAAACGCGGCATGCACAAAGAGCCTGTTCGGCCTGGACGGTATCTGGCGTGAACGGTCCAACGGGGGCGTGCCCGGACAAGACAAAAAACCGACCATAGGCGATGCAATGCGACCGACTTCTGTGAGTGCGGTTTGGCGTGCAAAAGTCGCGGCAAACCGCCTACTTTGGCGACCAGGCACATTTTTTTGTTTTTCCTTTTTTTTCTCTTTGGAAATGAGAGACGCCACACAAACAGACAAAGGTCGCGTGCCCAGGCGGCAGCCGAGGGCGCGCCAGTTCCTTTTTTCGAGCAGCGGCACCGCGGTACTCGTCTGCGCGCGCTTGGCTGGATTTGGCGAGGCCCGGTCCTGGGCGCTGGGTCTGCTCGTCGGACGGAAAAAGAACCGGTCGGTCGTGGCATGCACCACCGGTGCGCGGCAGAAAATCTACACAAGAAAAGTATTTGAAAGGGGTAAAATATTATTCCTATTTTCGTGGTAGCGGCAACACGCAAAAAACATAACCAAACGCAAAGACAGGGGAAAACCGTAACGAAACGGGGAAAACCGCAAAATGTTGGGGTAAACCTTGGTTTCGTCGCGGAATACTCTGTCTTTGCGTTTGGTTATGTTTTTTGCGTGTTGCCGCTACCACGAAAATAGGAATACTGGCCATACAAAAGATATAAAAAAATATATTAACGTGATTGGACGATTTCGGCTTTTTTTTTCGTCGGCAGCTGCAGGCCATACAACCCGCGAAAGGGAAATGGGCGGCGTGGATAGAAATGGGTCTGGCTTGCGGCTGCCCTCTCCCGTCGCCGCCGAGGCTAACGGTTTGCGCCGCCTTAAATGGCGTGAAAGTCAACGAGAAGGAGAGCATGAGCCGTTGAGAGAATCGTGTAACGCGACTGCGCCTCCGTCGGCTGCGGCAGATGTGCGCCGCATCTCACCCGGGGCGCGCGCGTGTGTGTTCCTTTTTCTTCGACGAGAGATCGCACGCCAAACAAACACGAAAAAAAGCGAGGAGACAACATACAGGCGTTGGCAAGGGGACTGCGCCGCTGTGCCATGCGCACGGGAGGGGATGCATTCAGTTGGCTCCCTGACGAACTCGTCTTGGCCGTGCTGGAGCGCATCGCGAATCCACGCGATCTTGTGCACTTCGGCACCGCGTCGCGCCGGCTCCACGCCATTTCCCTCGACGACTCGCTGTGGCGAGCCTTTTTCGAGCAGCGGCACCACACACTCGACCACGTGCGTTTTGCCGAGTTTGGCAAGACGTGGCGATGGGTCCTAAGACTGTATTCATCGGTGCCCTTATGGCGCCAGATCCTACCCAGGGGCGCCAGCGGTGTGTGGCATTATTCAGGCGACACAGACGCTGGTGGATGGCCGCACGGATACGGCATCGGGCGACGCGACGGTCGGTGTTATGAAGGCGAATGGAAAGGCGGTTTCATTCACGGGCACGGAACGACCACGTTCGAGGATGGCGCTGTCCACCGCGGCGCGTGGTCTTTTGGTGCGGCGTGCGGACACGGCGCCCGCACCTACGCCGACGGATCACATTATGTCGGCCAGTGGCGCCTCGGCATGCGCCACGGCCACGGGGCGCACACACTGGCAAACGGCGACGTATACGACGGCCCGTGGAGATGGAACGAACACCACGGGAGTGGTACTACCGCCACGCGCGGTGGCGGCTCTATGCGCGGCACCCGGAGCCAGACGCGCCCAGCGACCGGTGGCATTGCCAATGCAATGGCCTTCCCGAGTCGCACGTGGTCGCAAGTCGTGCAGCAACAACGGCAGCAGAGACACGAGACACGACGCGCGCGCGACACGACCGCGGTGGCACCGAAACAAAAAGCCGTCCGTAAACCGCGAAATATCTAGAAACGACACAGAGAAGGAAAAAAGAAAGAAAAATCGATAAACATCAAACCAAGAATGGAGAAAAAACTACAAGGGCACATCACTCGGCGAGCATCCGGCGCTCATCAATGTCGCGCGCGCGTCGACACCTCGCCCGCGTGGCAGCGTCACCCGGCGCGCGCCACCCGCTCGCTCAAAGCCTCTTTCGTGCTGCTGGTGGGCTGTGGCGGGGATACCGTCGCCGACATGGTTGTCGTCCTCAATCGAGCGACGACAGAGCGCAGACCGAAAAGGAAAAGGGAAGAAAAGAGAACGGCAGAGGGGCGGGGTGGGGGCAAACACAGTGCGAACACCACGGTCCTCGGCCCGTGTACTACGTCAAAAATTCCTAGAAAAAAAATGCCTGAGGACCAAAGCGCGTTTATCCCATCAAAAATTGACAGATTGAAATCCGCTGCCGGCCAAGTTAACTCAAGACGCCTTCAGGGGCCGTTTTTCCTGCGAGTCCTCCAAACGCCCCCCCCACCGCAGCCAAGTCGTTTGCACCGCGAAAGTTGTGCTCGCGACAGCAGGCATCCGGCGGGTTCTCTGTCCGGGTGGGCATGAACGAGAGCGCTCAGGGGATCGTACGAAAATCACACACACACACACACACACACAAATTAAAAAAAATTATAGTTGCCAAACAAACACTAGCATACCAGAGAGGGGCAATGCAAAAAAACACTAGGAGACTTTTTCGTGTCTTGTTTGGGCGCTTTGTGTATTCTCCTGTTCGTGGCTTATGTGGTCTCGAGCATACCGGAATTGGGGGCCTCTCGCAGCGATTCCAAATTCCGACCTGCTGGGCGCGCAAACTCAGACGTTGCCTCGTGGTTGGTCCAGAGAAAACCTGCAACCGCACGACCCCGCGCCAAAGTCGCGCAAGCGACAAAAGAAACCCATAACAAAAGCCAAACACACGTCTCAAAAGTGTATCTGTAGCGCGCTGTCGTGTCTGACCAAGAATTGCGAACGCACGGAGACGGGACGCGCCCGCTGTCGGCACTTGCAACGGGCCGAACAACGGGCTACAGACATTTGTTGTGACAATACATCGACCTTTCCATGAATTCCTCCTGTCCCCTTTGACAATCCAGAGACTGCAAGGGCGTCCAGCGGCTGCGTGTCGCAACGCCGCGATGTGTGCGGCATAGTGTTCGTTTCTGGCGCCAGATTGATTGAATTTCCCGCGCGGGCGATTTGCCCGCGTTGCATATTGGGGGGGCGAGGGGGCGAGGGGACGAGAAAATGGACCCGGCCATTTGTGGGCACTCACTGCGTGCGGTGGTCTGTCGTCGCCGTGTTCTTTTTTTTCGGTCTACGGGCGTGCGCGCGTGCGGTATTCGCGGGCTAAAATCAGACACGCACTCTGTTGCCCATGCACAGTGTTTAGACGGGGATAAGAGGAAGGCGGCGCCATGCGGCCGCGTCCGCAGCATACGCCATGTTCGACTACAAAGGCAACCGTGCGCGTGCTGTTTGCGCGCTTCCTTGCGCGCGTACTGCCGCGTCGGCTGCTTGTCCCTCGTGCCTGGCGCGTCGCACGTGCGCCGCGGCATGGCGCCCCGTGGTACGCGCGTGTGCACTGGCACAAGCGCGCGCGTTGACAACGAGCCGAAACAAGAGAAAATGCCAATGAGGAAGAGGGTTTTTTGATTCGCGTGCCAGAGAGAGCCACACGCACAATTAAGGCGGCGTATTGGGAATGACGAGTTAACACGAAAGAGTCTACAGAAAACACTTTAGAGCCAATGAGGCTGTGTTTATGATTGTGGAAGATTCATATCATTGGCGATGGCGTGTTAACTCGTCATTCCCGATACGCCGCCTTAAGAAAAAGAAAAGGAGATCATTTAGAAAGAGGTAATTCATGCGTCGGGTTTGGTATAGTCCGAAAGGAATTCGTCGAGGTTGCTGGCGATGAGGATGTGGAGCAGCGGGTTGCCTCTGCCGTCGCGCGCGTTCACGTTAGCACCCAACTCCATGAGCGCAGAGGCAGCGTCAACGGCTCCGACGTGCGCCGCCATGATGATCGGTGTATTGCCCTTTGCGTCGACGGCATCGATGAGCGCCCCCGCCGCAACCAGCTTCCTGATCATCGGCGCGTTGTTCTTTACCGCAGCAGCGTGGAGCGGCGTTGCGCCGAGTTCGGTGGGTATCTTTGGATCGGCGCCGGCTTGGAGCAAAGCGTCCACGGTCCCGTCGAGCGAACGCAGCGCACACACGAAGAGCGGTGTCACATCAGAACCAAAGTAAAGTTGGATATTCCGGTTCTCCTCTGACATTCCTAATCGCTTTGGTCGTTTTTTTTCTTGCCTTCTCCGATGTGCCCGGCTGGTGGCGTGGTGGGCGCGGCGCGGGCGTGCTGTGTGGCGAGCGAGAGGCCGTGTGTTGCGGGGCTTCTGTCGTGTGGTGCGTGTATTTCTTCGCTCTTCTCCTTGCAGCGGCATGCTTTTGTTCGTTGTGCGCGCGCAGTTTTATCCAATGAAAAAAAAAATATACCCACGCGCCAAACGCACAAATTCTCATTGGATTGACACGCCGCCCTCTCTTCCCCTGTCGTCGGCGCCTGCACCACGGCGTGGTTGGGCGGTCTGGTGTGGAAACGCCGACGACTCCATGGCTGCGGCCAGTGGCATCGATCGCGAGATCGCAAGAGCAGATATGGGAGTGCGGGCGTCGGTGTTGCCTGGCCCGCCCATACGCGACACACCATGGACGCAGACGGAACGGCCAGCGGCGCGCATGAATCAACAACCTCGCGATCGCCCGACCTGCCAGACGAAATCTTGCAGCACATCTTTTCTTTCATGACGTGCGCCACGCGCGCCACGAGCGTCGTCGGTGTCTGCGCGAGGTGGCGCCGCATCGGGCTTGACCCCACGTCGCCGTGGCGCGGGCAGTGCACCAAATTCCATACCAGGAGACGCGCGCGGCGGTGCGCGACAGCCGCACGTCATGGTCATCTTATGTGTCTCAAGGAGATGCACGAACGAGGCTACGCATGGCGAGCCAACGTCTGCGCCAACGCCGCGCGAGGTGGCCACCTCGATTGCCTCGAATACGCGCACAAGCACGGGTGTCATTGGGACGAGCGCACGTGCGCCGAGGCCGCATCGCGAGGACACATTGCGTGTCTGCAATATGCGCGCCAACATGGATGCCCGTGGGATTGGCGCACGCCGGCCAGCGCTGCGGCTGGCGGTCATATCGGCTGCTTGCGTTACGCGGTCGACGGGGGATGTCTTGTAGGAGGACGCGCGGCGAGAAACGCAATCGCCGGCGGTCATCTCGATTGCCTGGGCTACCTATATGGAAGAGGCTACCGCTGGAATCCTGATCGATTTTTAGAGGCCATCCTATACGACCGACTCGCGTGCTTGGCCTACATGTGCGAGGCCGACACGCCGTGGCTCGATAGCACGCTCCGCGAGGACGTCCTTAGGAGTCGACACGGCGCACCCTTGTGGACCCACAGGAACAAGGTTGCGACCGCCATCGTCGACATAGAATCGCCGTGTACGGCCTACCTGCGCGCTTATCTGTCTTGTTAGGGCGAGGCCGATATGTGCAACGGGCAACTGAGATCGCTGGACCGTGTGGTGCGCCCACGTTTAAAAAAAAAGGAATAACCTGATTGCGTTGCCGGCACTGCGCACTGTTGTCTGTGTATGTTGGGAAAGCAGCGAGATGACGCCCTTTTGCGTCGAGGGGAGCGGGCAAATGGTTTGGCGCATACAAACATATCACCCACATGCGCTGTCGATGCCGCCGCGCCCACCGACAGCATCTCGCGTCCAAGGGCAGCATAGAAGTGCGTGTGCGAGTCGCTCAGTGGTTGCGTTGGGACCAGGGCAGACTTGGACAAAGACGACTATGTGGCGCTGCCCGACGCGTTGCCTCACGCCGATCCCGCACGGTGGGGTGCTGATTGGTCGTGGCTTTATCGGGCGCGCACGACCATGACCATCAATCCAGATAGGGAGACTCGCTTTTGCGTGGCAACGCTATCTATCATTATGCGACACGGCTATGGTGGCGACAAGCGGCGCGCCGTTTACCATGGGCGAGTGTGGCAACCTGTATCAGGGCGATGGTGGAAGCCTCCACTACCGCACGGCTACGGCGTGCTCAGGGTCGGCCCCCTCGTGGAGGAGCCCGATGCATGCGACGCGTCAGAGCGCGTCCGGCGGTTGCTACCCCCCGAGGACACCCCGATCGATCCAAAGTGCAACGCGATGGCCACATCCGGAGGCTGGAACAATTGGAACGAGGGAGATTGGGCAGACGGCATATGGGATCAGGGCGACTTTAAAACGGGCACGGCGAGGATTACCTGCAGCGATTTCTATCGCTATGAGGGTCCGTGGGAAGACGGGTACCCGCACGGCGAGGGCGTCTTCTGGGGACAAGGGTCCACGTCGACTGGACATTTCGAGCGAGGCTTCCTACAAGGCCACGCGACCAAGGTGTGGGGCGATCCCCGGGATGGTTGTACGTATACGGGCGAATGGGACTGTGGGCAGCGCCACGGGCGCGGCTCCATGACCTATCGCAAGGCTAACGACAAGAAGAAGAAGGACCCGCCTACGATCTACATGGTCACCTATGACGGCGAATGGGCCGATGACCGTCATCACGGGTCGGGCGTGGCAACCTACACCGACGGCTCGCATTACAACGGGCAATGGAAAAAGGATCTGCGCGACGGCAGCGGCACGATGACGGAAGGCGATGGCTCTACGTTTACCGGCATGTGGCGCAAGGGTGATCGCCATGGTCATGGCGTTGCTGCCGACTCTGACGGGGCTCGATACGAGGGCGAATGGGGGCGTGATGCGCGCAGCGGCAAAGGCAAACAGACCTTTGCCGATGGCGCCTACTATGACGGCGAGTGGCTGTTCGACACAAGGGCAGGCCAGGGCGTCCAAGTCGACACCGACGGTTCCCGTTACGAGGGGATCTGGGTCGAGGGCAAAAGGCAAGGCTGGGGCGTGCAGACCTATGCTGATGGCTCGTCTTACGAGGGAGAGTGGCACGAGGACAAGCGGCACGGCCAGGGACTCCAGACCGACGTCGACGGCTTGGCGTATCGTGGCGGGTGGTTCGATGGCAAGCGCCACGGGTTTGGGACGCTGCGGACCGGCGGCGGCACGGGCTACATGGGGCAGTGGAAGAATGACGCGCGCGACGCGACGGTTCGGTCTTTGTCGAGGCTCCTTGGCAATCCTTGGCGGGTCTCGCTCTCGACGATCCGCACAGGCACTAGGCCAACGCTGTATGTTCTCTAAGGGCGCACAGGCCCAATCCCGATCAACTGGCGTGTCCCGTGTTCTGGGTCGGTGATCTGTTCTCGTCTACCGAATAAAAAAACGCTTATGAAAAGAGGCGTCCTCTTTTCTGCCGAAAGGTGTGTTCTTTGGTGGCAGGGCACGCGGTCGCCGCAATGCAGAGTATTTTCGGCTTTTTCTTACAAAGACGTCCCAAATTTGTGGTGTGCGCGTGCGCGGCGCTGCGTGCTCTGACCCATTTCTTTGTCGCCAAAGTTGTGCACAAAGAGATCAACGTGCACTTTTTTTTCCGAAAAAAAAATGGCCTGGGTGCGGATGGGTGGAAAAGAGGTGGGCCAGCGGGCGCGAGCAGGAACGCTCAAACCGGCCAAAATACAGAAAAAATCTCCAAAAATGTTCCGTTTCGCCCTAGTCTCCATTGCATTGATATGTAAAGATTCCAAAGTTTTGCCTATTTCTTATGTACCTATTTTGAGTGTTTATGCTTGTGCCGACGTGACTGTCATTAAAGAAAAAAAGCAACACAAAGCAACCAAGAAAAGGACAGCGTTTTCCCTCTTTTTTTTCTTTCAAGAGGCGGACCGACGGCCAACATAGGAGGAGCGCTCCGAAAAAAAACAGCACGCGCTAGTGCTCCTCCTCGCAAGTTGGGCGCGTTGCGGCGGGGAGACCCAGCGGGCACAAGGCCACAAGGGGTGATGGCGTGTTGCGTTTGCAACGGGCGCCGGCCAGGGAACAAGGCGCGAGCAACGATTTTTAAGCGAGCAGGCACATCCATCAAGCGCCCTGCTCCGCGACAGAGCAAGCCGACGACAGCGCACGCTGCGCACACCCCAAGCGCATCACGCAATTGAAAATGTACAATACTGTTGGCCAACGTCGCTCTATGACATCGCTTGCGCTCAAAAAAAACTTGACCACGAAATCACCCGCCCGGTCGAGGCAAGCAGCGAACCGAACGATCGGTGGCGCAGTCGGGCGGGCACCTTCGGCACTTTCGTCGTGAGAAGCGGCGGCAAAGGAGGCGCCGTGTGCCTTGCGCATCACTCAACGGCCTAGCGATGCAGCGTGTAGGCAGCGCCGACTCTTTCACTGGGCATGGCCCGGATTGTGCGATATTTTGCCAAAAAATATATTGGTTTTAATTGGACATATTTCTGAAAGAGACATTACGCAACCGATGCCCGAGTTGCGCCTCGTCGCCGGCTCACGTCTTGTATGAGCATCGGCCCGCGGGTGAGGTGAGAGAGTGGGCTACATATGATTGGCCAAAATGTGGTGGCTAATCGGGTAGACGGCCTACCCGTAGCGATTGCCTAGCGCTAGCCGCGACGCGCACACACATCACACAAAGCGAGCGCTTGGACGTCCTTCACTGGGCGGAGTGCAACGGACGTGCGTGAGATGCCAAGTGCGACGGCGGCGTGTGCGGCCGCATGCGATCGCAACGACGGTGTCCTTGAGCGGGCACGCGCCCAGGGATACACTCGCGCACCATAGGCTGCTCCCTCTGCGCACCCCGTTGTTTGTCGCGTCGACTGTAACCAAGAAGCGGGCAAATGCGGCACGCGCGCGGTTAGGCAATAATCGGGGATATTTTATCAAAAAAAATCACGTCCAATCGTCACCAACCCTGCGTTGGAAGGCACGGGGGGGGGACGACATATAAAGTCAAAAGAAAAAGAAACAGAGAGCAGCGCTAAAACTGTCGCACCGACAAAAAATCCCCAGGCGAAAAAAAGAGCGGCATTGATGGACACCATCGCCAACAGCCAAAAGAGAGGCCACGCCGACCAACAAGAGACGACACTGGCGTCGCCGTCGCGCCCAGGCAAAAAGCCGCGCCTCGATCGAGGCAAAGATGACGGCCAGAGTTCCAGTGCCGTAATGCTCGACATCAACCAAGTCTTGCCTACCGAGATCCTACGTATCATTTTAGTCGATGACCTCGATGCCCGCTACGACCATGTCTATGTCGGGCGTGTGTGCCGCGCGTGGCGCGACATCACGGCCTCAAAGAAGGAGCCCGTTCGGTCGACATCGGGGCGCTGGGTGACGTTCATGGAGGACGCTGCCTTTTACGGACACCTGGCCATCATACGGTGGGCCTTGTCCGAGGGGTGCCCGCGCGTCGGATGGGTAGCAAACAGGGCAGCGGCAGGCGGTCACCTCGATCTTTTGGACTACCTTTATTCGATCGGCTGGTGCTACAGGAACACCCACCTGTGCGACGGGGCCGCGCGCGGGGGCCACTGGCACGTCATGTCGTGGGCGCGCGACAAAAACTACCCGTGGGGCGAGTGGACATGCGCCAACGCCGCCAAGGGAGGCCATCTGGAGATGCTTCAGTGGCTGCGCGGCAACGGGTGCCCGTGGGACCGGTGGACGTGCATATACGCTGCAGAGGGTGGACATCTCGACGTGCTCCAGTGGGCGCGCTCCAATGGCTGCCCATGGGACGAGTGGGCGTGCAGCGGTGCGGCCAAAGGCGGCCATCTGGAGGTGCTCCAGTGGCTGCGCGCCAACGACTGCCCGTGGACCGAGTACGTGTGCAGTGGAGCAGCCAAGCGCGGCCATCTCGCGTTGCTGCAATGGGCGCGTGCCCACGGCTGTCCGTGGAACTGCGTAACAACGAAAGAAGCCGCCGAGCACGGGCACTTGGCGACACTGGCGTGGGCGTGCGAAAATGGCTGCGACGTGGACTATCGGGCTTGGACGCTGGCGGCCCAGGGCGGGCACCTTGCCGTGCTCAAGTGGCTCTTCGCGACCTATGGACCGCGTTGCGCTCGCGAGTGCAGAGAGATCGCGGAGAAAAGCGGCCATCGCGCACTTGTACGGTGGCTTGACGAGCAAGCCCAATAAAAAACATCATGAAATCGCAACACGAGCCCCAAAATGAAAAAGTCGAGAGGTTCTTTCGGGGCCGCCCAGCCATCTTCCTCTTTTCCTTTGTTTCGACGGTCCCCAAAACTCTCAAAGGGACAAAACAAAGCCATAAAAAAAGAAGTCAAGGGGACGCCCCAAAACTGTCTATGGCTTGTTGTTTTTGCCCGTTTAAAAAAAAAGAATTGTTGCAACATGAAATGGAGTGCGACCATTATCGCTACTTTCACGTGCCCGGCAGGCGAAAATAATGGGCTGCCGGCGGGTTTGGGGCATCTCTTTTGACTTTTTTTTGTGATATTGTTTTGCCGCTCGCGGATGAATCGAGAACGAGCAAAAAGAGGGGGGGGGGTAGTTCATACACGCCTCGCGTGTATTTCCTCGTTTTTTCCGGTCTTTTTTTATTAGATTTGCGCCGCCGGCTGGTATCCGATCCATGCGGCTTGGCGCACCGAGCCGGACGGCCAAAGGCCCTTGGTCGACCTTTGGTCCCTAACCGCGAGCAACATTATGCTGCTCCATGGTTCCACACGGAGGACGCCAAGGAGGGTCCCTTGTGTGAGTATCCGACGAAACACACTTTAATTGAGAAACAAAAAAAAGACGACGGCCGGGCGCGGCGCTGTCTGCGACAGTCAAGAGACTGGGTCCTGGCCGAACGAGCCACGGGTTTTGGGTTGGACGGGCACATCGTCTTCCCATTGGAGGTAGACCAAGGTGGCGCCCCTGCCGTGCCTCTTGTCGTCCTTCCACTGGCCCACGTAGCCGGTGCCGTCACAAGAGTCGAGCCTTCCGTGGCCGTGTCTGAGGCCGCGGGACCATTGGCCGTCGTAGACGCCTCCATCGGGATAGGTGTGGACGCCATGGCCGTGCCTCTTGTCGTCTTGCCATTGGCCGTCGTACGCACCACCGTCCGAGTAGATCTGACAACCATGACCGTGCCTGCCGTCCGGACGTTCCATGAAATAGCCATACTTGCCGCCGAGTCCATACCACCCTCTGTACTGGGCGCCGTCGACATCTGTGACTGTCGCCTCGCGGTTAGGCTCGCCATAGGCAAACTCGGTCTCGATGCGCTCGCCGCCCCGATCGAGCACGCCACGTCCGTGGTACTTTCCCTTTTTCCATTCGCCTGTATAGCGCTCGCCGTTCGAGTAGGTCATGGTGCCATGCCCGCATTTCCAACCGCCGCGCCATCCACCAGTGTAGACATCTCCGTTGGGGTAGACCATCGTCCCGCACCCGTGGATCGAATCGTCGCGCCAGTCACCATTGTATGTGCACCCCGCATAGTCGTCATCACTGACTGCGTCGGTGGCGACCATATGTCCCTTTCCGTGGCGCTTTCCAAGGACCCAGTCGCCCGTGTAGCAACACCCGTCGTCCCGGTATATGGCTATGCCAAAGCCGTGCGGGGCGCGGTCCTTGTTGACGTGACCCCAGTAATCATAGACATCGTTGGCCAACGAACCGATCTCGTCAGCTTTCGGTGTGCGCCACCGGTTCAGCGGCAGACGTGCGCGGTATAACCAGCGCCAGTCTTTGCCACAGAGGAGAAAGTGCTGGTCGGGCGGTGGGCCGAACCGCTCAATGTACAGTCTGCGCCAGAGACCATTGTCTGCCATGAGCGCGTGGTAGCGACGCGACAGCCTGGTCATCCGCTCTGCCACCTTGGCCGACGTCGCAATGCAGAGCACCAATTCATCGGCGAGGTCGTCCATAGACAAACACCGCGTTGCGCTACGTGCGCGGCTTTGCGCTTTCGTTTTTTCCATTGTTTTGTTGTTGTTGTCCGCGCGGGGATTCGTACGCCTGCGCAGTCTGCACTTTGAATCGTCTGCCTCGGCTGGTCCGCCTCTGCTTGCTGATCGTATTCTCCCTTTTTTTTTAACTGGCCAATCATGGCGATGTCCTTTTACCGTCTGATTCGTCGGTTAAGTTTGCCATTCTTCTGCTGGCCTTTTGTTTTTTTTCCCTTTGCTTTCCCCAAGGCCTGCGGCCGTAAAAAAACGACACAAGAGCAAAAGATGGAAGCACCGGCGACCGCGCGCCCAGGTTTCGTCGGCATGCCCCGCGAGATCGTTGAGCACATTGCCGACTTCACCAATCGGCTAGGCGATCTCGCAAGTTGGTCGTCGGCTGTCGGAGTAGTTGTGACCACGCAAGCACAATTGGGATCTCTGGTAGAGGCCGTGCCGATCGAGCGCCTCTTGGCTGCTGGCGCGCCAGTTTGTGTGCTTTGCCGGCGAGCCCGCGAGCCCCTTTGCGATCACCACTTGCGCCGCGCCGTGGTCGGGGGCCATGTCGATGTCGTCATATGACTCGCCGACGAGGGAGACGCTAGCGTCGACGTCCACGAAAATCGGCCGACGCCTGCTGTTGTGTATCGTCGAGGCGTGTAGATCGAGTGACCACAAAACGCTCTAAACACTGCTCGCTCGATGGATCGATCAGACTCGCGACCGTTCCCCCTGGTTCCATGACCATGCGGCACGGATCGCGCTACAGGATGTAGACACCAAAGCCCTAGAGTTGATACACGACGCGGCCATACGACACCTAGGCCGATGTCACTGCGGCCGCGCGGCAAAGCACGCCATCAAGAGCGATGACGCTAGGTTGGCGACCTGGCTTCACCAGCACCGAGACGACGCCGGCCTCGCGTGCGACGAGGCACATAATATTGTGCGTCATATCAAACTCGATCGACTCGTATGGCAGGGCAAATGGGCGCTGGCGCGCTGGCTCTTGGCCACGAGGCCCGCTACTCCCGACACCGAGCGCCTGCGCAAGGGCCAGATCGTCGCTGCCGCCCGTGCCGGTCGTCTAGGCGTCACCGCCTCTGCACACGCCAACGGCATCTACCCATGTCTGCTCAGGGCTCTTGCGGTCGCCGCGCGCTGCGGCCGAACCGACATGTTGTTGTGGGCTCTAGGCGACGCCGTCGACGGGGTCGAACCGGTGCAACAGGCTCCCGTTGCCTCGTGGCACGGCACGCAGGTGGCCTACTCGGCGGCGCGTGTGTCGGCTCTCGACGCCATCCATGCGATTACGTCAAAGCGCCTCCTTTCCGCCGCCCTCACACCGGGCGTGGCGCGCTGTGCATTTTGTCGCGGCGCCCCTGTGGGTCTCATTGTCGACCTCAACCGCAACGGGACTGTCGCCTTTTCCTCGTGGGATCCGTTAGAGACAGCCATCCAGTATCGCGATATCCACGAATTAAAGGTTCTGCTCACGGCGGGAGCGCCCTACAAAAAGGACACGATCATGCGGGCCGCTCTGGCCCGCCCGCGACACGACATTCTCGCCTACTTGTGCAAAGAGTGCGGGCCAGGCGGACTCCAGAGCGCCGTGGACGCCCTTTGTGGTCTGTCGTACAAGTGCCTTGTCAACAACATCATCTGGGTGCGAGATCACATTGGTGCCGTATGTGTTGCCGACGCTCTGGCCTCTTGCAAGGTCGACCAATTGTGCTGGTGCAGATCCTGCCGTCGCTGTTGCGCACGATGCGCCCCCCATTTACAATGATCACATGAAAAAAATCGTCTTTCCTCTTGAAAATGGAATCGCACACCGCGCGAACGCCTCCCCCCCGCTGCGATGACCAAGCAGATGCGGTCCTCTTTTTTGTTTTTTTTTGGTGCTGTGTGCACCAGCAAAGAGAAAAAAAGCGCGCAACACCCACAGACAGGTTTCCTTTTTTATCACAACCCAAACAAACACAGAGAAAAAAGCCAAGGCGGGATGCGCGCCGAGTCGCATAGGGCTACCGCTTTTTTCGTTTTTGTGGTGGCAACCCAGAGCAAAAAGGCAACGCCCGAAATTTGACCGGGTCAGGCACGCTTCCTAGTGCGCGCGAGGATAGGTCGCGGCCAACCAGCGGGCGATGCGCCATGCGCCAACCTCCGCGGCACACCGAAAGAGGGCATTGACGCTGTATGGGAGACATCCGATGCCGACGGCCGCGATCGCCCAAGGCTTGTCGTGGAGCAACGACCATGTGATTAACGACTCGGAGCACGCATGTGGCCACCAGCGCTGAATGGCCGCGAGGCACGTAAGGTGGTCGCGATAGATGGCCACCTCCACGGCCTTGCGCACGGCGACACCCATACTGACGGACCAATGCCATCGGGCGCCAATCGAGTCGATCATATCGGGGCGGCCTCGCCAAGCAGAGGCCACCAGCGCGCGACATGCGTGGTACCCCGCGCATCCCAAGCCATATCTGTATATGTACGACTTGAGACACCATTCATAGACGTCGACCCGGCCGCCGGCCGCTGCAAACCCTATGAGGCGATCTCTCTCGGTACGATCCAGTGCGCCGGGCTGCATGCCGGCGAGCCGCTCGACGACACACAACGGCGCACCCGCCAACAGCGCGCGCGATACGTTGACGCCGCCACGCAATAAAGCAGCGACGATATGGTGGACGTTGGGTGAGTGCCTCGTGGCGATGAGCCAAGCGCCCAGATCCCTGACGTCGTCGATGGACTCGGTGACCATGTCCAAGAGTTCGCACGGTAGCGCGACTAGAGGGTCGACTCTTGCCGCCTCATGGACGCAAAGGCACGTTCGTGTCGCACGCGCGCTGTGCGTGCCGTCCGAAAGGCAGTCGTGTATCGCGAGGTCGTATAGCGTGTCGTCACACGCTTGGCTCGCCTCCCGCCTGATTTGCGCAGCCCATCGGCGCATAGTGATCTCTACGATGGTGGCCATGACCGCAGGCTGGGGGCAATGCAATGATCGTGGTAGGTAAGCTGGAATGTGTGCACCAAAGGCGGCAGGACAATGCCAGTTATCGCAGAGCCACAAGCGAGGGATTTTTCTGTTCGGCGCGCTTTCGTTGGCCTGTGTTTGCGACTCGGCCCTGAGAGAACAATGAAAAAAAATCTGGGCAACCAAAGGAAACACAATAAATTCCCGCCTACGCGCAATTGGCCAAAGTGTCGCCAAATAGTATAACGATATCCTAGATTTTTGGGATGGACGCCGCAAGAGACGGAAAAAATAGTCCTTTCGCACATCCCAAACCGCCGCCCCCGGCACACCATGCAAGACGCACTCGACCTACTTCCAATCGACCTGTGGTACCTCGCGCTCAACGGAGCGGCCGTCGCCGGCGAGGTGCCGTTTCTAGACGCGCGCTTTAGGCTCAATGCCCGACGCGTTTGTCGCTTGTGGAACGCGGTTGGCTCTATTTCCTCTGCCGACGCCGTGCGCCTTGCCAGAAACAAGCCTGCCGCCGCCTCCACAGAGGCTTGGGCGTCAGGGAAGATGATCTGCGCCAGTGTGCTCATAGAGGATATCGTGGAATTGCACCCTCGGGACGACTGCGACCGAATTGTAGCGTTGCTCGCCCACGCTCCCCCGGCCGGGTGGCCCCTGTACATCCCATGCCCACCAAAGTTTTTCAGCGCACCACGAGAGCCCGTCGTCCGGCCGCGCCATGACGCATCGTCTAGATCGCGTACGCACCAGCTAAAGACTACACGACATCTTTTCGACTGCGCCATCGAGGCCGTGCGTCGGGACGAACCCGATACGGTCTTGCCCCTGCTCTACTTGGCCTCGTGGAGCCGCGCACCCGGCGATCAAGGTTCATTTTGTTCTGCCGACCAGTCGATCGAGTGCCCTCGCAACTTTCGTGCCAACAACGAAGCGGCGTTTGTTCTTTGGCACTGGGCGTTTGCCAGCGGCGCGGTGCGCGTGGCGACCGAGTTTATGCGACGCACGACGGGCTGTTTGAACGACAGCGGAATTGGCGGCGATCCCTGGCTTCAACTTCTGGGCTCAATCCATTGGCTGTGGTACAGCGGATGGTGGATCAAATCGGCATGCGAGAGCGTCGCCCCTCTGGCGGTCTACGACGCTTGCAGCCATCGCTTCTGTCTCTATGTGGACGCGCTGGAGCGCACGGCCCACTCAGGAAACCTTGGCCTCTTTTCCAGGATAGCGGCAGTGACGCAAGGACGGCACGTTGCTTGCTACAACTCCGTCGCCGCCAACGCAATCCACGGCCGCGGGTCGCCGGCCGCGATCGAATCCATCCTTGGCTGGCTCGTCGACAACCACGGCTACGTGGTGCAGCGTGTCGATGGCCGCCCGGTTGCCCAGAAGCCCCGGCCTTTATTTGACGACCGGTAAGTGGAGCAAGCCAAGCCATAAAAGAGACGGCAAAGTGCCTCATCGGTGCCTACTACCGAGCCTCTTGTCCCGCCCATGTCATTGGTTTGGGGGCGCGGGACGGGTGAAATGCCCAGTGTCGGTCTGTGGGACCCACACCAAGCAAGCGAAAACTCGCTGCTGTAGGCAATCTTTTCCTTTTTTTTTCTTTTTTTCCTTTCCTTTTGTGTCACGGCGTGGGCTTGTTTTCACGACAACATTTGTCTCTTTCGAAAATTTAGCAAGTACACTGCTCTCAATCGACACGCCATACACGCCAGGTCCCCTTTTCTTTCTTCGAAAAAATAAGTTTTAGCGCGCGTTCGCACTTTTTTTGTCATGTTCCTAAAAAGATCAATGACTGCTGTCTCTCTTGTCGGGCGAGTATCTTGGTCGCTGCTTGCCACCGAATTGTCTGTACATCCTGCGTGCCCTTGGGTATGGGACACACAAGCAGGCAGGGGAACCTTTTATGCTGAAATCGCGAGTACAATGAAGAAAATAAAAGCACAAAGGAAAAACCAATTATGTCGTTTCTGTTTGCACCGGCCGTTTTCAGAGGCCCTTTTTGTGTTTGTTCTGTCTGTTTGAGAATTGCGCCTGGCGCGTGAATGGGCATACGGCAAGCTTCAAATCGATTGGTCCGTTTGCACAAAAAAGACACAACCCCTCCTAGCACCAGACAACAAGCACAGATCAAGATGACGAGAACACAGAAAGGGCACACGACTGATAACGACACAACCAAAAGATGGCGACGATCGACGACCTCCCTGAAGAACTTGTCATCGCGATAATCCGATCCACGCGATGCCCGCTTACTGTATTGGGCCTCTATGCGACGTCCAAGCGCTACCGCCGCCTCGCGACCGACAAACACGTGTGGCAAACCCTCTACGCGAGTCGATATGGCGTGACGACACCATCGTACGACGCGCTCCTTGCTGCCGGTGGCAAGTCGTGGCTGTGGTTGTATCGCGCGCGGCTGCCGCCGAATCCACGATGCGCGCCAGTCGTAGGAACCATACACGCGACCGACTATATCTATTCGGGCGACCTGCTCAGAGGCAAGCCACACGGCTGGGGCATTTTCGACAGCACCCGACAGGAGACTAGCGCCCCTGATGCAAGCGCATGGGACACGACGCCCTCTACTGGACAGCACACAGATGGGACCGCGTTAAAGCCTGTGGGCGATGGGGTCGCGCGTTACTTGATCAGACGGTATCAAGGCCAGTGTCGAAATGGACGAATCGAGGGTTTTGGCGTCGCACATTATGCCAACGGCGATCACTACGAGGGCTATTGGGAGGGTGGCCAACGCCACGGCCACGGCATCTACGTTGCCGATGACTGGCGCATCGACAGTGACTGGAAGTACGGGGAGTGCCGCGGTAGTACGACAGTCGCCTGCCCACAGAGCACGTGGACCGGCGACACATACGACCAGGGCTTTGTCGGTTTGGTGACCGTGTTGTACAAAGGCGGCGGCCGGGTCTGGGGCGAGTGGGACGACGACGAGTACACCCTGCACAATACGTTCCATGGAACCGTGTTCCAGACATGCCCCGGTGCCTCCTCCTACTCGGGCGGATGCGATCACGGCCAGGCCCACGGGTTTGGCGTCCTCACCATGCCAAATGGGTGCCGGTGCCAGGCCACGTGGCATCACGGAAACCCAAGCGGACCCGCGGTCGTGACCTATCCCGACGGCTCCCAGTGGGAGGGCGTGTGGGCGTGCGGTTATCCGGATCACGAATGCGGGGTCGTCACACGGCACGCATCACAGCAGGCGGGGATCGACTCGTGTCTGTGTTTGGCGTGTTATCATGGCGGTGCGCAGCCTGATGACGCCATCAGCCCTCTAGGCGGACCTGACTGTCGCCTGGACGTATTTGAGCGTGTCGCGTGCACTCGACCCTGTACATACAGAGAATGAAAATCATATACTGAGTAGACAATATGTGAGCGCCGGGTACGCTCTGTTATGAGCGACAACCGGTGACCAATTGTGCGCATGTGGTGTTGCAAAAGAGCGTGACACGGTGAGGGACCCATGCAGCGAGTGGCGCCTGCCCACAGGGTCGCCTTCGCGACACGCAGGCGAGTTGGAGACCGGCGCACATGCCGTCTGTGCTTTTGGCTCAACATCCGTCAAGGCAGCGTTCGGACCCAGGCGTCTCGAAAACCTTCCTAACCTCTCTTCTTCTCTTTTTTTTTGAGACCTTCTTCTTTTTGCCGCCACCCCCACCCACGAAATATATGAGAACGCAGCGCCCCACAACCAAAAAAAAGCATAGCGCCGCCCCCTGGTGTTTCCACAAAGGGTTTAAAAAAAATAGGGCACTGACAACGGGCATCGATACTGCATCCTTTTCCCTGTGAAGGAACGAGAACGTGGTTAGCACCCCCCCCCCTCCACCAATCAGCGACATAGCGCCAACAGGTCCCACGGTGGCGTTGTTCGGCTCCTTTCGAAAAGCACCGAAGATTGGTCGGTTCTGTTGTGCCGTGCCGGCAAGACGGGCAAAGGCGCCAAGAAAAAAACGACAAACACTGCCCGCGGTCGCGTGCTTTGGTTTGCCTTTGCGTCCATCCACAGGCAAGGGAGAATTGTCGTCGGCTGCTTCGCACCGAAAAAAGAAGAAGAAAAAAGAGGGACCCGCCAAGTCTCGGCGACCGCCCGTATGCTGCTCCGCCTGCCCGACGAGATCCTGCTGGCCATTGTGGATATGGCGCGCTCCACCGCGGCGTGGCTGGCAGGCGCCGGAGCGACATGTCGCAGGCTCGCATTGCTGTGCCGGGATGACTCATTGTGGAGATCGATCGCCGTCGACATTTTGGGCCGAGCAGCCGTCGATGCGCTGAACGCCGACTCGCATAGGTTGCTTGTGCGTTTTATGTGTACGTCCACGGTGCACGTCGTTCTGTGCGGTGCCAACAGTTTCCGCGATAAACAGCGAGTGCCGCGCGTTGCGTTGCGGCTGATTTCGGTGGCCACCTCGCAGGCGCTGTCAAAGACGGTGTGCACCCATTTTATGTGCCCGCCACATAAAGCGCATGTATGGGCGAGGCAGCGCGATACGCACGGACCGCCCAGCCCGTACCGCCTGATCGTCGCCCCTCTGGTGTCGGAAACCTGGCCGGCCGTGAGGCCCTGGTGGGCCACTGCGTTTGATCGCTTCGCTGTGGAAGGCGAGCCGCATGGGCCGTTGTCAATCGATGTAAAGGCCATGACAAACCCAGCAGGATGCGCCTACGACCCGCTGTCGCTCCTCCGCGTGCCGCAGTGCGTGGTCACAGCGGCGTCATCTGATCTCGGCCTGGTGTCGCCCTATACGTGGTACGACAACCGGATGCCTACTTTTTCCTTGACCCACGTGGCCGGCTGTGCATGCGATGCCAAATAAAATCCGCTGTGCGCATACCCTCTCCTCTGGCTTTTCTTGGCTCTTGCGCAACGGCACCTCAGCACAGAGGGCCAGCCGGCGCGGCGCCATGGGAAAGAAAAAGCCCGTTCTCTTTTTTTTCCTTTTCCAAGACAGCGCGGGACCGGTGCGCTCAACTCTCAAAAGGGGTAAAAGACAGATGATGCGAAAAAAAAATTTTTTTAGGGCGTCGCGGGGAGCGCCCGCAGCCTGCCGTTTGTCTGCCCGATAACTATGGTCGTGTAGGGGGTGGCGTGCGTGTGTGTGCTCCTGGCGCCCCTGTGCACCGCCAAGCAAAATGTACTGGCAGACTGTAGACACTCCTCCCGAACAGTATGCCGGCCTTTTTTTTTATTATGGGCTCTTTTGCTCGCCTTGAAAGTCGACCGACTACAAAGAGCAATGCGTTGCTTATTTTGGAGGGGGGGGGATGTGAGAAACCAAACTTGGCACTATCGTGCGGTAAGCTGTTGTGCGTGCCTAAATCGTGCCGCGTCGGCCCATGCTGTTGGCATGTACACCGGGGCCAACACGCAGAGAAGTGGTGGAAAGAAAAAAGGACGCCCGTGGCAACCAGCGAGCCGCACGACGCACAGCGCGCTGCGCTTTGCTGGTTGTCGACACAATTGGCTCTTTTTTTCCAAATCGAGATCACAACAGAGGCCACCAACGAGCGAGCAGCATAGACACGTTCTTATCGGCGCACTGGCGTAGCGGGCTTGCATGCGTTGCGTCTTTTTTTTTCATGACCACCAGAAAAAAAGGGCACCCGACGTCGAGACCGGCTTTGGCGACACTCTGCCAAGAGGCAAACAATCAAAATGCTGCTTTTGATGCCTGACGAAATCTTGCTGCGGATTCTTGCCGCGGCCCGCCCCACGGTCCGCTGGCTGCTCGCCGCGCGGACAACTTGCCAGAGGTTTGCTCTTCTGTGCAACGACGACGTGCTATGGAAACTTGCCGCCGTCGATGCGCTCGGCCAATCAGCGGTTGCCGCGCTACGTGCGCCTTTACACATGGCGCTGATGCGCTTTGTGCACACGACAAAGGTGCACATTGTCGTATCCCCCTACTATGGAAGTAGCTATTTTAGGGCGCCTCGCGCGCGCGAGCGCAACGCGCACCCTCACCCAACCCATCCACTCAAGGCCGTGGCCACAATGCGCACCCTCGCGATGACCATCTGCAACATTGCCATGTGCCCGCCGCACAGGGCCCACGTGTGGGCTTCTGAGTGCGACCGCGCTGCGTCGTGTCACAGCGACAAACCCGCGCACCCGCTGAGGTTGATTCATGCGCCTGCTGTGTCGGCTGCGCGCCCGTCCGACCGGCCGTGGTGGGCAAGCGCATTTGAGCGGTCCGCAAACGAAACCGCTGATCGCGTGCAGTTGTCGGTGTGTGGCCTGGCGACGGCCTTGCCGGTGCACGCGCACGATTCGCGGTCTCTCCTTTATATTCCGCCATGCGTGCTCGACGAGACTCCATCCGACCTCGGCCTGCGCTCGCCCTCCACGTGGTATAACAGGGACAGTGGGAGGCCTCGCTTTTCGCTCACGCACGTCAAAGGCTGCTCGTGTCAACCCGAATAAAAGGCGTCGCTCTGTTGTCTCGGTCGCGGCGCAGTTACCATGCGGCAGACCGACGCTCACACATGCTGGGGTGGCGCATCGGGTGGCCGGCTTTGGGTTGGCGCGCCGCAAGCGCGGGGAACTCCAACACCCTCCCCCCCCCCTAAAAAATCTCCAAAAGAAAGCCATTGAAAGGCCACAGAGAGAGAGGAGTCACAATACGTGGCCGCGGTCGATGCTTGTGGGTTCGAGCCGGTCAGGTCTGTATCGCCGGATAATTGTTATTTGACCAATGATCGACCGACTACGACTTGGTCAGTGCCGGCGGGGATCGAAGGCGCGCATGCATTCTCTTGGAGACACAGCACAGAAGCCTGTGCGTCTCCAACAAAGAACCCATAGTTGCAGGATAAAACCCATGTTGTTATGAAATCGCACAAAACTGGCGCGAGCGCGCCGAGTGTGATTTGCGAGAATGCCCATCGTTCCGCGTGGATTTTTCCTGCCTCCTGTTGTAGTTTATTTTTCGTCCAATAATTTAATCTGCTCGACCAAACATCAGCCAACCGATCGACAAGGCCCCCTCGGCCGACTACAGGCCTACTGGCCATAAGCAAACACTGGTTGGCTCGGCGCCTGTTTCGCGTGCATCGTAGCGACAGGGCCGTTGCCGCCGGTTCGCCAACTAAAGAACGCAGAGAAAGGGGGTCTTCGGCGTTTGTGTCGCCACAAGAAAGAGAACAAGGAAAGAGACGGCCAGTGACTCGGCGGCGCCAATGGCGGACTTGGACAGTATGCCGACCGAAATGGTGGCCGCCATAATTGACCGCCTGAGTGCAGCCGACAGGTTTGTTTGCACGTTGGTCTCGCCAGTGTGGAGAGCGCTGGCCTTGGCCAGTCTCGCACGCGACCGCCACACCTCACGCACTCGACCATGGCAAAGGCGTACGTTTCTAGCACAGGCGTCGTACGAGGGGCGCCTCGGGCTCGTGCAGTGGGCAGTCTCCAGCGGGTGCCCGTGGGACAACAGCGCATGCGTCGAGGCCGCGCGCGGCGGCCACGGCGATATCGTAGTCTGGTTGCGAGAAGCCGGTTGCCCACTTTCCACAAGCGAGTGCCTGGTGGCCGCCGCCGGTGGAGGCCATCTTGATCTCGTGAAGCAATGGCTCGCGCAGCAGCACGACGAGATGGGTCGCACCGGCTATCGTGTTGACAAATGTCAAAGGCTCGACCGCGCCAGATACAGTTCGAGAGGTCGGTGTCTTTATCAGGCAGCGCTCAACCGCCACTATGACGTGCTGCGCGTGCTGCTCGCCGACCCCGGCGCCCCGACGCATGAGGCCTGCACGACCGACACAATCAGTGTCGCACTTTTAGAGTGCATCGACAGCGCCCGTTATCACAGTGTACCCGAATGCGCGAGCGAGTGCGCAGCGGCCAGAGGCTGCATCGAATCCCTCGAGTGGTTGCAACAAAGAGGCAGGTTGCGCATCCGAAGCGCCTACAGAGGCGCGGCGCTCCATGTTCATGACAACGTCCTGGGATGGTTGCCCGATACGACCGGCGATAGGTTCTATCTGGCCGTCGGCGCGGCGCGTCGTGGACGACTCGACATTCTTCAGAGCCTGCGCGAACATTCGGTGCTATCGAGTTTCCAATGGCGGCGGGTGGCAGTCGAGGCGGCACACAGTGGCCACCTCGATGTGCTCCAGTGGGTAGATGCCATGGGTGTCGTCCGCATGCCTTCGTCGCTCACGCTCGCTGCGGCCTATTCCGGCCATTCGCACGTGCTTGTATGGGCCTTTGCCAAGGGCATCCGAATCAGCGGCCTCTCGACCTCGGTTGCCGCCGTACGTGGCCACACAGTGGCGTCGCACTTTTGCGAACGCGTATGCGACATCCCGCTGTACCGAGAGTTTGACGAACCGATCTGGCATGGCAATGTCGAGTGGCGCCGTTCGGCCGCACCGTTTCAGTTCGGCCCGCGTCGCCACGCGCTCGACATGGCGTGCGAACACGGGGGCGCCGATGTCATAGCCGGATTGGCCGAGAGCATGCTGATGGCGCGCTCTCGGCCCACGCGAGGCGCACTTGCTCAGGCCATGCGCCTCCGCGACCCCTATGTCGTCGCATGCTTGTCCAGAGGCGATTACGAGGCCTGGCGAAAGGCGGCCCACAAATGCGACATTGCGATGGTCAAGCACCTTTACGCGCTCTGGGGTCTGCCGCCGGCTCATGTGGTGCAAGACATGTTTGTCGAGGCTGCTCGGTCGCGCTACGGATGGCGCCCCGTTTTCGAGTGGCTCGTGTGGAGGGGTGCGCGTTGCGAACGGCACACGACCTACAACATGGGCCGACACCGCGCCGCGCCTCAGGCCATCGCGTGGGCCGCCGACCACGGATGATCGTGACCTCGGTCCGGACAGGGTTGGGTCGAGCGTCTGCCACACTCGCCGCGCCTGGATGAATGCGTACGAATGAGCCTCCATGGCTCCCGCGTCCCCGCCGCATGACGCCCCGTCCCCCCCCAAACCTTCTTCCATTTTTGTGCCATGCATTGTACGGACAATTCTTTTTTTTTTCTTACGCCGTACTGTTGCGAGAGACCCACTCGCGGGACTCGGTGCCAGGGGGGTCCAGTTTTCTTTTCCTGCCGATTCCACAACTTACGTTATTTTGTCAACTGCGTAATTGGACGGAATGACGATCCCATGCGGCCTACTCTGGCCGGAGCGGCCCGCCCGACTACGCGGATTGTGGTATGTAATTTGTGAGGGCGGTATTGGAAATGTCAAGTTAACACGCCATCACCGATAAATATGATTCTTCCGTAATCATAAACGCAGTCGGATTTGGCTATAGTGTGATGTTGCAGACTCTCCTTTGTCTTAAGGCGGCGTATCGGGAATGACGGGTTAACACGCCGTCGCCAATGATATGAATCTTCCATAATCATAAACGCATTCTTATTGGGTCTAAAGTGTTTTGTGTAGACTCTTTCGTGTTAACTCGTCATTCCCGATACGCCGCCTTAACTCGTCGTTCGCGGTGCGCCGCCTTAAACTGAACCGTTCGGGAGGCAAGAACACGCGCCCGACATGCCATTTCACCAAAAGTTGACGTCGATAAGTGCAGCCTGCAGCTTTGCTCTTTTTATAAAGGGAAGGAGTTGGCGGGTCCACAAAGGCAGAGCGGCACTGGGACAAGAGGAAAAAAACACGAAAAAAAAGGATGGAAGAAGGGGCGATAGAGCCAACGACGGGCATGACCGACATGCCTCCAGAGATTATCGACGCCATCCTCGATCGTCTCGGCCCGGCCGACCGGTTTGTGTGCGCGTTGGTGTCGCCTCTGTGGAGGGCGTCGGTCAGGACCCAGCGCGCGCCGTTGTTGGCAAGACGAGACGAAGAGGGCGACTGGGAGGGCAAGCCGCGCCTGCACCAACGGCGCACCTTTTTGACTGCGGCCTGCCGCCTCGGTCGCCTGGACCTTGCGCAGTGGGCCATTGGCGAGGGCTGTCCGTGGGACGCAGACACCTGGGTCGACGCCGCGCACCGTGGTCACGTCGATGTACTCGTGTGGTTGCAGGCGACCGGGTGCCCCTGCTCCGTCGATCGGTGCTTGGTGGCCGCGGCCGACGGGGGCCATGTCGCCCTAGTGCACGTCTTTTTACGTCACCAGCGCTCGACCGAATCAGTGCTCCGACCGGCGATCGAGCAAGACACGGTCAAAAACACTCAACGCGCCAGTTTGGAAGATGCCATTCGGCGCGCTGTCTGCCGCGGCCACCGCGACGTCCTAGAGGTGCTCTTGGAGGACGGTCGCGTCTCCGCGGTGGTTGCTTGGATCGCTGCCGCATCACTGGGCGACATCGGCCTATTCGAATGGCTCCAGGACAATGGTTACGACGCGCCACGCGACGCAAGCGCACACGCCGCCGCCCACGGACACATTGGTGCGCTCGAGTGGCTGCGCGACAGAGGCAAACTGTATGTGAGCGGGTGTCACATTTCGGCTGTTCTCGCCGACCACGCCCGCATCGTCGACTGGGTGAAACCGCTCCACACCCATGGGTGGTTGGACGGTGCAGTCTCGGCCCTGGCCGCCGCACGATACGGCCGCGCCGACGCCCTGTCGCACTGGTCGGATGACCTAGAGCGGCTTGCAGTCGAAGCGGCGCGCAATGGACACCTGGACGTGGTTGCGCGCATCAAGAAAGGGGGAAAGCGCGTGTCTCGCATGCAGACATTGGCCGCCGCCTATGGGGGCCATACCCACATACTGGCGTGGGCGGCGTCGGCCGGCATCCGACTGAGTGGTCTTGCGACGGCCATCGCGGCCGTGCGCGGCCACGCCGAGACGGCGCAGTTCTGCGAGCGCCACTGCGGCATCAAGATGCGCTGGGAATTTGATGAGCCCGTCTGGCAGGGGTTTATGCTTGAAAGTGATCGTCCCCTTTTCCGCTTTGGACCGCGCCGGCACGCGCTCGACATGGCCCTATCGTACGGAGGCAGCGCTGTGGTCGCGCGTCTACTGGAGCGCCTTCCGGCTGACGCCGAGGTCACGCACGGTGCTTTCTGTCGGGCCGTCGCCACGCACAACTTGGCGATCGTGCCGCCGCTGGCCCGGTGCGCGCCGCCGGCGGGTCTCCATCTCGCATGGCACGAGGCAGCCATGATGGCCGATATCGCGATGCTCAAGCGTTTGCGCGACGCTTGCGGCTGGCCCGACCGTCAAATCGTTCAGAACCTCTTTGTGCATGCCGGACGCTCGCGCTATGGCTGGCGGGGCGTGTTTGAATGGCTCGCATGGGCGGGCATGCGCTGCGACGCCGTCGTCATGTCTCACTTTGTGCGCCAGCGAACCGACGTCGCGCAAGCGATCGTCGCCTGGGCGGCCGACCGTTGGTCTCTGTGAGACCCGTCAGGGCGCCGGTGGACCGAGGATGCCAGTGCCAAGGTGCGCGAGAGCGTGCTGATGAGCAGCCACGACTCGATTGTTTTTGTTGGTCGACCAGTTTGCGTGCTTTTGTAGGCACCGCAATAAATGGCACTTTTTTTGCGTCGAACGAGCGCCATTACTCAACCCCAGTGGCCAACGCGCCGCCGGGTTGCCCACATGTGTGCCATTGACAGAATGACCCAAACCAAGTTGTTACAGGCAATGCACCACGTTGCCCTCGTGCGATGCACAGACGTGATCTTCACCTCATACCAAAAGACACGCACATCATTGCCTGATCCTATGCGTGTCTTGTTTGTCCGGACGACGGCCCCGCGATGTCTATATTGTAGGCGCGGTGTCGAGCGCAGGCGGTAACCAAATGATAGATGCCACCACAAACACTTTGAACTCTTTTTTAACGCGATTTTCGACGCCGAGTACCAATTACGTCCCACGTTTCGACACTCTCTTGTCAGGCGCGCGCTGGCGGCCATGCGCCCACAGATGCCAACAAGGATTCCAGTCGAGGCGAGCGAAGCGTCACCCAAAGGTTCCACAAAGGCCACTGGCCAAAGCGCATCACGTAGAAATCCACATCAAAGAAGGACGTGAACCGAGGAAGAGCGAGGCCGGTCGCGGTCTCAAAGTCGAGGCACCGGCCGCGCTGCTCGGCGGCCACCTGCGCGTCCAAATAGGAATTGAATGCGTCTTTGGCTTCCGGCGATGCCAAAACAGCGGGGAGCAGCGCGTTGCGATCGCCAGTGGCCATCCACACGCCGACATCGCCCGCCGAGATACGGACGCCCATCGAACGCACTGTTGATGTGTCGAGAATCTCTGCCAGCTTCTCTTTCGGCAGTTCGCGGATCACCTGAGGGTTGCCTCTGCCGGGTGGAGCCTGCCCTACGACAAGGACGTCCCCAACGGCCAGCGCCTTGGCCGAGATTCCGGCCATTGGCACCGTCAGGGCAGGCTGGCGCCCGGCGCCGCCAGTCGCCGTCCTCCAACGATCCAGTAGGGGCGATCCGCGTACGGCAGCGGCAAAGTCACGGTCAGAGGCGGCCGTGAGCCACATATACCAGTCGTGGACCAACGTCGGGTCAACACGGCGTCCCTCGACGGACTGGATGATGCCCAGGGAGTCGAGTATCGAGATCTCCCTCGCGGCATCCCGATATAACTCGCCATGGGGGCGCGCCTGGTAGTACGCGCGCATATCCACCTCCAGGTTTACTGGATCGCGAAAGTAAAAGCGCGCAAAGGCCTGCATCAGGCACAGTGCCTGTGCCAGCGCAATCGCGGCGGGGCTGTCTGTCGCTCCAAGCGCTGCTATGGAGCGGGCATAGTCGAGTGCGGTGCCTGTCGGCGTCCCCCGCCGCAGTCCAAACCCGTGGGAGACCGCCAACCGAGAGGCCGCAACGTTTTCCAGCAATGACCTCTGGGATGTGCTGGCAGAGGCAAGGGCGAGCGCGTCACGGGGCCGTTTTTCGGCCAGAAAGCGCATGATCTGGTATTGCATGTCGGGGTGTACGGCCTCCTCATAGCGTTGCCGTGGCGGACTCGTGGGTGTCTCCCGGTGGCCGGGCGGCACGGTGGCTAAGATGCTGGGTTGCGCGCGACGCCTTACCGCACGCCACTCCTCGATCGCCGACGACCACGGCGCCCCAGCGGCATCCTCCAGCGCATCGCACTGCGCGTCTAGGCTCCAAGGTGATGGCACGGGCGCGCCGTAGAACCGCGCGGCCTCCACGACTGCCTCGACGTCGTCGGCGTGTGCTCCCATGGGTTGAGCGCAAACACGCGCGGCTCTGTTGACGCTTCGCGGCAACGCCGACGCCCGACGCCTGGCCGTGCGCGCAATCACCGGCGCTTGCTCGGCATCGCTGTCGATTTGGCGCGTCCGCTTCATCGTTTTTCTCTTCGTGTCGCTTTGGGTCGTTGCCTTTTTGCGTGGGGGTTTCCACAGACAGCGAGCACGACCGTCGCCCCTCCTTACCCCCTGCGCTAACGCGTTTGTGCCTTTTGTGCCTGCGCTGGGCCACAGCAGCAAAAGATGGACCACACGCAGATTTTTCCCCATGCCACGAGCGTCGTCGACGTCTTCTTTTTGTTGTCACCGTGCCACCGAGATTGTGGTGCGTCAGAGGAATATGCCTGCTTCGGGCTCACCGTGATCTGCGCAGGCGCAAAGTTTGCCCAGACGGTGCGACGCGCGGCACCGCCGGCCGCCGCTGCCCGCGATCCCAGTCTCGTGCGCCAAGAAAGGCGATCCTGCTCGCTCTTTAGGGGTGTCGCAGAGTTGCCGTGGATGTGCAGCGTGTGTGGCTCGGCGCCCGCTCTGCAAAAAAGGCCCCAATTTTGTCCGTCGTGGTTCGACGACCACGCGCCCTTGCCCTTTGGCGTGGTTGCCACTTTTTTCGCCAGGAACTCGGTTTGGTCGTCTTGCGCGTCCAGGGCATGCAAAAAATGTGGAGGACCTCCACCTTTGGACCCCAAAAAACCGCATGGGCGATTGTCAAAAAAAGGGGGGGGGGGAGGGGCGCCGTCGCGGCCCATTCCTCTTTCTATATTGGCAAGTCTGCCGTAGTGCGCGATTCGCTTTCCAGGCTCTCCCAGGGCAACCAACGACCTGGCTTTTGACTGACGCCACAGAAGACGTCGGTGTTCCTTTCAAAACAAACCAAAACAGCCTGGTCCCTTTCCCCCCTGACAAAGGACATGTGGGCGCCAAGCAGAATAACCAGCATGCGAGGCGCGCGGAGCGATCCCGAATTCGACGCCGCCGTGCGGATGTGTGCGGCTGTCCAACAGGGTCCATCCACAACACTCTCGGCCGACGACGCCGAACGGTTGGCCGCCTATGGGCGCTATGCCCGCGCGCCTGTTGTTGGGTCGTGGTCGGCCCAGGCGCAATGCGAGGCATTGGCCCGTATCGGTGGACCCGAGTGGGTCAGCGCAGTCCAGGCGCAACCCGCACGCCCGCACGTGCCATTGCAACGCGGCTATTCAGACAGCGCCCTCTTGGCAGGCAACGCCCGACCCCATCCGGTCAAGCGAAGGCGCTTGGCCCCTCGGCAGCCGCAACTAGAGATACTCACGGCAATGCAGACGACACCGCCGACACCGGGGCAGGTCCTCGGCGTCGAGTACGAACGCGATCTACCACCCGAGTTGCAAGACGCCATAATGAGGCACCTGGCGCGGGCCGACCCGCGGGCGGCCTTGGCGTTGGGCGCCACCGGCAGACAACAGGCAGAGATCTTGGCGGCACTACCGGCACCTCGACAAGAAGGAACCGGCGGCATCGAACGCGTGCGTGTGGCGGCGGCCTTGGGCGTCGATGATGGGTCACCCATCGAGGTGGCCGTCGCGCTCTGCCTCTTGCAGGCCCTAGCCGAGTTTCGCGCCGCGCAGGGCATCGACACGATCGGACGCGGCGAAAGAAACTCATGGGGCGCGGTCATTGTGCCAGGGCAGGGCCAGGTCGACAACCTCGTGGAGCGGGTCGCCGCAGACCGTCGGGTCGCCGGTACCCGCGATCGTGCGCAAATCTGGTACCAGTGGCTCACGACGTCGCCCTTTGGCGCCGCGGAACAGGAAAAGACTCGCATGGAGAGGCTCTATGGACCCATGCGTGCCTCCTTTCGCGCCATTGGCAAATTCGACGTTGTGGACCTCTTGCGCATGAGCCAGACAGGCATCGAGGCGGGCCAAGGCACGGCGCCGCCTGGACTGTCTCTGACGGTCCAGCCCATCGCCCTGTTCGTTCCTCTCTACGGGCGCTTGGCGACTGTCCTCGATGACATAGTTACCGCAGATGAACTCGACGAGTGGGCCAGTCAAGGGTGGCTCGGCGACCGCGTCATGCCTGACCAGGACGTCGTAGAGGCCCTCGGTTCCACGCAGGCTCTTGAGAACCTGGCCCGCTTTGTCGACGAGGGCGTGCGCGCACACCTTACTCGGCGCTGCGCAGTTGTGAGACCCGACGGCCACCGTGTCGTGCCCAACTTTACCGATGTGTTTGATACTCGCTTTTACCTGGTGCCGTTGGACAACCACATTGTCCTCATGGCCGACATTGGCACCCCCCGCGTCCAGGAACTGCTCTTTGGTCAAGCGGGAAAGCAATAAACGGAATGGAAACGCCGAGTTTTTTTTCTTCTTTTGGCGCTCCCGTAATGGGCGACCACAGCAAGAATTCAATGGAGTAGTTCATCGCCGTCAAAGTCGACGTTGAAGGGGACCGCCACTGCCAGATTCAACCCCGTGCGTGTCTGCCGGGCCACGGCGACACGCAGTGCGTTCCACGACTCAAAGCTGGTCGTACCCAACTCGATCCACACGTCTAGGTGGTCCTTTGTAAAGTCGGGATCAACGCAAAGAGGCCATAGCAGAGCGGCGAGAGCCTCGCCAAAGGTTGCGCTGTCATCGTCGACCGATCCATAGTGCTCCAGCGCCCCTCCGGGCAAAAAGTCGTCCCCGCGCGGCGGCCTCACCGACGGTCTTTCAGTGCCGATGGTGCTGCGCGCGTTGGCCTCGGACAAGGCCAATTGTTCGCTGCTGCCGTGGGCGGTTGCCACCACGCGCTGGTCGGCCAACCATGTGGCTTCGTCCACGAGGATCTGCTTGCGACTGACTCTATGGTCGGCGGTGTTGCACAAGTGTTTGAGCATCTCCGGGCTGAGACACAACGCGCCGAGCAGTAGGGCTGACCGCCGCATTGGAAGTCCTCTGCCGCAAAGCATGGCCGGCAGGGTCGAACCGCCAGCGGCTATGGCGCACAGCGTGACGCGGCGATCTCTCACGCAGCGGTCGTCGCGCTCAGTCCAACAGCGCGTCAAGAGTCTCACCGAACCTTCGAGCCAAGGGCGCGGACCCATGGTACACAGGTACTGTGTTGCTTCGCGCCTCCCGCAGGCGATCGCAGCCAAAAGCACCACGTCGACGCGTCGGTCCGCGACATGGCCTTTGCTGCCAAGGAGGCGCATGTGCTCGTCCGCCCAAAGGAGGACGTCGTCGCGGCCGTCGCGTGCAGCGGCAACGACGAGGTCGCCCAACGAACGCTCTGGCATCATTGACGCCATCCACTCGGCCACGCTGCGCGCACGGCAATACGAACGGCCCAATGCCTGCTCCAGCCACGCCACGACGCCCACGTGGCCGCCGCGTACCGCCAGCGACAGCGTTCGTAACCTAGTGGGCACAATTGTCCTGTGGTTCGGCGTTGTCTCGGTGGCGATGCGGACGCACGCGCACCACCACCGACATACGCGGGCTGCCAACGGCCACCAACCTGGGTCGACCCAACAGAGAACGGCGCACATCATTTCAGCCGGGAGGGCCGAACAGTACGCGTCGGGCGTCCCAGTGTCCATCAGCAAAATGCAAGAAATATGAATGGCACGGGAAGAAAAAAAAGAAGAGGACTCTGTCGCAACACGAAAACCACAATACAAAGCGGCTGTGAATCGGCCCGCTGCGGTGTGGCGACGGCGATTGATCAGTTCTTTTGATAACAACGCCCGGCGCCATTCCGTCAATGAAAAAATCTCCAAATGAAATAGTCGACCGGCTGCCGTCCTTTGGTTCACGCGCATGTGCTGCCAACTCCTCCGCATTTTGTCTTTCTTTTGTCTTTTTTTTTTGGTTTACGCTGCCGCGTGGCATAGGAAAAAAGACGCTTCCCTCTATGTCAATGCGACAGACGGCAGCCGCAGATGGTCCACATGCCGCGACCCTTACGACCCTCTCTGTTGAGATACGCTGCCGCATTTTGGGCCTTTTGCCCACCGCGAGCATGGCGCGGGCACGACTGGCCCACCGGCGCCTAGCCGTTCAAGGGAGCGACCGCACGAGGGCCTCGCGCCAAGAGGCCGTCTGGTTGCGCACGAGTCCGAAGCGCGCGTGCGCGCTAGGCCGGACCGACGTCATAACCTACCTTTACAAGCGAAAGCGCATACCGCGCACGATCGACCTTACGAGAGTGGCCCTTTTTTTCAAAGAGCACGGACATGGTGCGCTTGGTGCGCCAAAAGTGCCCGCTCTGGGATGACACTGCCGCGCTCCTCAAGTCACTCGATGCGCCCGATCCAAGCCTCTTTCATTGGCTTTTGGCCGAGTGCGCGGATGTGACTCTTGATCGAGTGGCCGGACAGGCTGTCCGCACGCACCGCACCGACGTCATTGACTGGCTCGTCGAGACCAATCCGCCTGGATAGTGCACGCACGCCGTCTTCACAGAGGCCGCCGAGCATGACAATGTGTCTGCCGTGCAGTTTGTATCGACCACGACCGGCATACGCCGCTCGCGGCGTCAGGAAGCCTTTAAGTGGGCCGTGTATTGGGACGGTCCACAGGTCGCGCGCCTTCTGTTTGGTCTCGGTGGGCGTCGCGTCAGCCCATCCATGGTGGAGCGCGCACAACGGTCACCGTCACCCATACGCTTTCTTCTGTCCCTCCTGGGACTCGACATTGAAGAGATCATATGCGATCCCCATGCTCGGCTCGATGTCGTGCGTCTGTTGTGCGAGGCCTACCCCCACTTCTCCCGCCAGAGACTCCTCAACAGCACGAAATGTGCCGCCGTGGCGCAATAAGTCTGCGAGATCGATCCTCACGTGGACCTGCAACAGGGTCTCGACGTCGCTGCCGACGCCGACCGATTCGACGTTGTGCGCTTTCTTTGTGCGAGGGGTGCATCCATCGAGCCTGCGATGCGACGCCACGCGCGCCTTCACCACTCGCGAATTTGGCCCTCTCTCTACAACATTGGGCGAGAGTGCGCCAGGGACCAAGAACGCCCCGCCGATGCACCATCGTAACCTGCAATCCCCTGCCATTTCAATCGCTGACAAGGCCTTTCTGCGTTCCCCCCGTCGTATATATTTTTCTTTAATGAAAAGTTCAGAGGTAAGCGACGCGATGCTATACAGCGCGACCGCGCATCACAGGGGCATTATGGCGCGTTGGCACGAGGACGGCACGCCGCCAGGGCGAGGCTCGCTCCCGTCGGGCCGTCCTCGTTTGCCGATTTTTGGGCGACTCCCGTCGCCCTGGTGGCGGCGACATCGTCCCGTCCAATGCTGCCTTGCGATCAAAAAGTCTCATGCGGCTTGTGCTCAATCATAAAAAATCCAGTTTGTGCGCTACGTTGCCGCTTTTTTTTCTTGTTCTCCTTCTTTTTTTTTTGATTATTGCGCGACTCGCGCTGCCTCTGCGGATCGGCCCGAGAGCGACCGCGCACAAGAAAAAACGGAACACGAGTTTTTGGCACAAAGACAGACAGAAAAAGACGAGGCAAAGATCATTCGGTCATAGGGGCGGGCTCGTCTTGGCGCAGAATGCGGCACGCCATGCACGGGTCGGATGCGCACCCGTTCGGATTGTCGTCCCGCGGCGCGTGCGTGATGCCAACACACGACAGGCATTGTGTTCCGTCCCATGTGCCGTCGATGACAGAGCCGTCGGGGTATGTGCACACGCCGCGGCCGTGTGATCTGGAACAGCCGGGTCCGCTGCTGTACATCATCCAACCGCCCTCGTAACGCTTGCCGTTATCTTCGACAAAGACGGCGTGGCCGCTGAATGCGTCACCACTCCACTCGCCATCATAGGTGTTTCCGTCGGTGTCGGTGTGAATTCCGCGGCCGCGTATTGTGTCGTCTTTCCACTCGCCGTCATACCTCCAAGCACCGGGCACGGTAAATGCGCCACGACCGTGCCTCTTGCCCTCGACCCAGTCGCCGTCATAAGTGCGGCCGTCATCTTCGATACGCGTGCCGTGCCCGTGAATCACGTCGTCTTTCCACTCGCCGTCATACCTCCAAGCACCGGGCACGGTAAATATGCCGCGACCGTGCCTCTTGCCCTCGGCCCACTCGCCGTCATAGATGGAACCGTTGGACCACACCATCACGCCGCGCCCGCATTTTTGTCCGCAGACCCAGTCGCCCGTGTAGCAGGCACAATCAGGGTAGACGCGCACGCCAAAGCCGTGGGGCATATTGTCGTTCCACATGCCCTCGTACTTGCCCCCGCTGAGCGCAATGTCCACGGCGCGGTCGATCGAGGCGATCTGCTCGGTTGCGCGCATCGGCATCCCCACGCCGTATCCCAAAGCGCAGCCGCCACAGAAATCGCCGCAATAAAACCACTGGCGTACGATGTCGACGCGCCGAATGTGGTCGTATTGCGGACGGACGGCGCGGGCGCTCGGTCCCGAAACGTCCTGCCGCGCACGGAGGCAGTGCGCTCGGTAGACCCATTGATGGTCTTTGCCAAAGTCGGCAAAGCGCTCGTGAAGCGGGGTCGGGAAGCGTATGGCGCACATGTTGCGCCATATCTCTGGGTCTTGGGCGATGGCCGCATGCCTTTTGCATGTGCGAGCCCACGATGTCAGGCTGCGCGGGTCGTCGCCCAGCGCCAAGAGGACGGCCACGACGAGTTCGTCGGGCAGCAGGGAAAACCACGACGGTTTGTCTTGTTGCTGTTGTCCGTAAACGCGCGTGTCGTCGTCGGCGGTGTGGACCTGCATGTGGTTTTTGGACAACAAAGGGGGCCTCTCTGGTGGCATGCGGGTGTTTTGCTGCCATCCGGCGCCAACCAATCCCTGCAGTTGTGTCGTAGTCGTCTTTTAGAAAAATGCGAATTTGGCCGTGCGACTTGGAGCGACCGACGATCGACCGCATGAAACACCAAACAAGGACATCTAACCGCACACGCCAACCGGCGACGCGGCCTAGATTGCCCGGCGGATTTGGCCAATGTGATTGGGGGGGGGGGACTGACGGCCGCGGCTGTCCAGACCGCCGATAATGGCGCGAGGCGAATCACGACCAACCTTCCGAGTATGGGCCGCACCAAGTCGGTCGTGTGTCGTTTTTTTCCCAAAGAAAAGCAATAATTGAACAAATATAGTGCGTCTAGAAAAATCGTCTCTACTTGATTGCGCACCTGGGACGTGGACGGTTGCAAAGTGCGTGCGCAAAATGTGTCTCTATTCTTTTGTGGGGTGGGGGGGGCGGGACGGTGTCAGTTGGGGGCTTGTCTGCGCCGGAACAAAGTAGACTGGTCGGCGGGGTTCAACAAGCCGCCTGGCAGATGCCGAGTCAGCGCATCGGGCCGGCGTACAATGACAGCTGCTTGTTCATATGGACGGCATCTGGTTTGAGCAGCCACGGACGCACAGTGACCCATAAATCCTTTGGGTGATTGAGAAGAGGTCCAGGCAGGCGAGCCGCATACTCTTGGGCCGAAGCGTCCCCATCGGTCGTCCGGCGCACAGTAATCGCACAAGACCCCTCCCGATGAGAGATCGTCGGACACGGGGCGACGAAAGAGCGGCGAGCCGTCAACGCGCCAGGGCAGAGACAGCCACAGCCTCTCGGCCATGGCCACATGCGCCTTTCTGAGTGACGGCCTGCCCATGCGTGCGTCTTCCAGTTGGAAGAGATTGGTGATTCGGCGCACGGTCTCGCCCTCGGCCTTGATCGCGATGGCGGCGGCCACAAAGAGTCGATAAAGCCGACAAGGGAATTGAGCCGTTTGATTGTCGATTCCGTCTAGTTGGCGAGCAATAGTGCCCGTTTGGCGGTCCGCGCGTCGGCTTCGTGTCGGTGCCTCAGCGTGTCGGGCCGCGTGGCGCTGGCCAGCGTCTGCGACAGTACCATTTGAGGCAAATTACGTGCATGCACATGCAGCATTGGAACTTTACTTCTCGCTGTCGCGGTATCGTCCGCGTCGGCGGGGACTTGTTTGGCGCCGTCCACACAGTCAACAAGCCACTGAAAGAATGGGTTTGGAGAAAAAAGGGCGCTGCGTACAATGGGGCGCTGGCGTGTTGTCTTGCTGGTCAAGCCCAGGTCCAGCGCTTGCGGATATTAACCGGCCATATTTGGCCAGCTGGTTGCTTTGTTTTTTTTGCTAAGGGCGATTGACCGTGACTTGGTCGGTAGCGGTGGGGATCAAACCTGTGCCTATAGTCGTCCTGGAGAGACAGCACGAAAACTGCACGTTCTCAACAGAGAACCCAAAACAGTCGGATAAAACCCGATATCCCGATCCGAACCCAAATGCGTCCGCGAGCGCGAACAACTCACAGTCGCGTTCGGGTTCGGATTTGCACCCGCAAATAAATCAGATAAGCAAATTGGGGTCGATTCGTGCACTTCTCTTGCGCGTTGTTTAGACCTTTCTGCCTTTTGTTGGGGTTCGCTCTGTCGGTTGGAATTCAATCTATGCGACTTAACCGCGCCAAAGCGACAGACCGAGGCCTTAGCCGACCATTAGTCAACTAACCATAAGCAAGCATCGACCAGGTTGCTATGGCAATGTTTACGGTGAAAGGCGTGACGGTGCGAGGGCAGGCGTTGCCGATTGGTTGTTTTCCTTGATCGACCGGTGGGCGATAGGCCGACGGGTCGGCTCTGTCGACGCATCAGATGGGAGAAAAAAGGCGTGGTATTGCCATTTCGTCGCCGCCACAACCAACCACAAGCGCGCACACACAATGGCGGCGGCAACCGACGTACCTACAGATGCGCCAGGCGCAGGCCTGCTGGGACTACCGGACGAGATTCTTTTGGTCATCATTGGCATGTGCCCGCGGCGCCCGGGATCGCTGGCGCGCGTTGGCGCAGCGTGTCGTCGACTTTATCGGGTGTGCGAGGACGACGCCCTGTGGAATCCGACCGTCGCACGCTTGGCAGGCCAGAGGACGCGGTGCGACTGGGCCGGATCGCGCAAATCCCTGGCATGTCGCATTCATTCGACGACCGTCGCCATTCGCATGATCGATGCAAACTGTGCAAAGGGCGACCCTAGACACGTCCTCAATCGTCTCCCGCGATATGGGTCGACTGCGACAGTTGATCTAGAACGCATTGCGACGCCCTTTCGACTGGCCTGCGTGGTGGCGGGCATGCGAATGTGCTCGCCCATGCGCGTCCACTTGTGGATAAAGGCGCAACAAGTCGGCTCGCTTCGGCTTGTCTACGCGCCGAACTCGTCGGCTCCGCTTCTGGATGAGCGGCCCTGGTGGGCCTCCATTGTGACGTGCTCTATGGAAAGTGGTCCGCCCATCTCTCTGGCGATTGATGTGGTCGTCGTGCGCTGTAGCGGCGCTCTCCACGTACCTCCGTGCGTCGCGGCCGCCGCGGTAGCGGTACCTTTTGACCTGCACGATACACACTTCCCGCGGATCAAGTACAGGGCGAAAACGGACTGTTCCAGGTTGGCCCATATCAGATACTGTCACTGCTTTGACAAAAAATAAAATTCGACAAGAAAAAAGGAGAGGGAAAGAGCACATGACAATCAATTGGCACCGGGCGCAAGACAAACAAAAAAACGGCGCCAAAATGTAGAGGCAAACCGAAAACAAAACAACCCGAACAAAAAAAGGCAACAGCGGAACGACGATAGCAAAGAGAAAAAGACGCGGTGCCCCGACAAGTTGTTGAGGTCCGAAACACTGAAAGAGGGGGAGGCCTGTTGTATGTCTGCGTCGATGGACCCCGGCGCGCGTCGTCCCGCCTCCGCAAGGCGATACCTTTGCGCTCGGCGCAAACATCGGCCCAACGCCGGGCCAGCGTTATTTGACCTTTTGCCTGACGAACTCGTCGTGCGCGTGGCCGAGGCGAGCGCGTCGATCGGCGACGTCGTTCGCCTGGGTCGCACGTGCCGCCGACTGACGGCCATTTGCAGAGACGACAATCTGTGGTGTAGCCTGTATAGCGCGTGCCACGGCATCCCGATCGTGCGCGCACCCTCTGCCTTGGGCAAGGATTGGCGATGGCTGTGTCGCGTGCGCTCGTCGCCCGGGATACCTGCCGCCGCCGGCGGCGGATGGACCTTTTGGGGCGAGCAAGAAGGTGGACGCGCCAATGGCGTCGGGATCGGCATGCGCACCGTTACGCCGACGACAACACCGTCGACAGGATCAGAAGTATCGGGCGGCGACGGCACAGACGTAGCGCTGACAGAAGCCTATGAAGGCGACTGGGTCTCGGGGAAGCGCTGCGGCCATGGCCTGTGGACCCTGTGCGAAACCCGCACTGGTCGCGTCACCGACCTGTACGACGGTCAGTGGGAGGACGACGTGTTTGATGGCAACGGGGCCTATATCTCGATTGACGGCGACTGGCTATACGAGGGGTCGTGGCACGCAAACCAAAAACACTGTTATGGGGTGGAAACCACGAGGGACGGCGTTGGCTTGGAGGGCAGCATCCACAAAGGCGAGTGGAAAGATGACAAGCCTCACGGCCGCGGTGTCTACATATCGGATGGTTGGCGATGCGAGGGCGTGTGGCAACGCGGCCACATGCATGGATTCGGTACCTCTGTCAACGCCATGGGCGACATCTATTGTGGCGAGTGGAAGGACGACGTACCCGAGGGCGTCGGCACCTATACGTCGCACAAGGGCTGGCGCATCGAGGGTTCCTGGATCAACAGCCTGGCGCATAGCAACGTGATCGTCACATATGACGACGGTTCCCGATGGGCGGGGATCGTCGAGCGGCGCGTGTGCACCGACGGAATCGCCGAGGCACATGCAGCGGACGCCCATATCGTGTCTCACGGCAAGGGGGACGGCGCCGTAGGTTGCACGTGCCGGACGTGCCGCGCGCCGATGCGCTTTTCTCTGACCCATGAAAATAACCAATAAGAAATCGGCGCGATAACTGGGCGTCGACGACGATTTCCTCTCTCTCTCTCTCTTTCTTTTTTGTCGCCTCCGTTCCATCAAAACCCTCGGACTGATTGGCGTCCGGCGCGAGTATAAAGCCTCGTCCTTTTTTTTCCCCTTTCGTGACCCCGTACTTGTCTCTTTTGCACAGCGCGACAACGGAGGAGGCAAAGCACAGGCAAGCGCGCACTGACAACCAACATCACAGAAAAAAATGGATTCGGACGTCGCCAGGTGGGCCACGACGGATACCACGACCAGTATAATTGATTTGCCGCCTGAGATCATCTGCGCCATCCTCGGACGGCTCTCCAACAAAGACCTCGTGTCGGCGCGTGTAGCCCACCACTGCTTTTCGGCCCAAGAGAACGAGACGACAAAGACGCGGCGCATACACGATATGTGGTTGCGCGCGAGCCCCGAGCGCGCCTGTAGGGCAGGACGCGCCGATGTGCTCGCCTACCTTTATGAGCGAAACCGTGTGCCACACACGGCCGACCTGTGCGCCATAGCCGTCGAGTCGGGAAGCGTCGACGTGGTGCGCATCGTGCGCCAGCGTTGCAGATACTGGCACGGCGGCCGGTACTTTTGGAACGACGACAAGGCATTGGAGAGCGCGCTGCACAAAGGCCACGTGGACATTGTCCGACACCTGGTCGAGGAAGCCGCATCGCTCGACCTCAAGACGCTGATCGGCAGGGCCGTGCGGCTGCGGCGCACCGAGGTCATTGACTGGCTCGTCACGACACGACACCCCAAGTGGGACGCGTCCTATGCTCTCCAAGTAGCATCCAGTTGTGGTAATCTGGACGTCGTGAAGGCATTGGCACCCGTGTCCGACACATCTGCACGATTGGCACTTCTTCACGCGTCGGGTCGCGGGCACGTTGAGATTGTATGCTTTCTGCTCGACCTTGCGCCGCAACTTGGTCCGCTGTATGCCTTGCGGTGGGCCGCGAGTTCGATCGGCGTCGTGCGTCTGTTGCTGAAGCGATATCCAGACCTCGACGCGCGCCACCTTTTCGATCATCGGCACGTCTCTCTAGAGGTCGCTCGGTTCCTCCGCAGCGTCTACCCCGACTGCTCACTCCAATGCTTTCTAGAGAATGCACAGTCGGTCGACGCAGCGCTGTTTGCCTGTGAGAGCGACCCGCAACTCGACCTTCAGGCGGGCCTGGACGCCGCTGCGACAAGGCATCGTTTTGACATTGTCGGGTCTCTTTATCAGAGGGACAAGACGCTCGACCTGGGCCGTGCGGTCGCGATCGCCGCCATCATGGAGACGGCCGACGTTATCGAGATGCTCTATGCAATGGACCCAAAGATCGACCTCCAACGCACATTGAACTCTACTATATATCCCTCCTTTGCGGAGCAACTGTGCTCTGCGCACCCTAGTCTTTGCGTGGCCGCGTTGATTGCCAAGCATGGGCGACTAGATTCATGGGTCTTTCTGCACAATCTGGCGCGGCAGAACCGTCCCCAACAATAAAAAAAAGACCGACGAAGGAGAGATCGCGGGGGACTACCCGAGCGATGTGCGCACAACAATCTGGGGGGGGGGTAAGGGACCTGCGACGGGCTCGGTCGTGTTTGCGCTCGCAGCGCCCTTGAGCATGAACCTAATATGTTTTTATTTTGCGTCCACGCTCGTTTTCTTGTTTGGGGCCTGGAATCCGTTAGCTAGAGGGCGCCGGCTGCGCGCCTGCCCGGCATAGAGGCGGCCGCCGTCCGTCAAAGTAGTTCTCCACGGCGCCACTGGCCCCGTTCTTGGTGGCCGTCTTTGCTCGTGAGGACTCCATATCCATGATACCATCCATTAACAAAGTCTCCCTCGTACCGCCAGCCGTCGGGGAAGGTGCGAACGCCCCGGCCATGCGCCATGTTTCTCACATGGTCGCCTTCGTATCGCTCACCGTCTGCTAGCGTCTGTGTGCCGTGTCCGTGCCTCTTGTCGCCCTTCCAGTCGCCCTCGTACCGGCTGCCGTCGGCGTGCGTAAGGACGCCATGGCCGTGCTTGCTGCCGCCCTTCCAGTCGCCCTCGTACCGCTGACCATTGGGCCACATGTAAACGCCATGCCCATGTTTCTCGCCGTCCACAAAGTTGCCTTCGTATCGGTGGCCGTCGGACCACACGCGGACGCCGTGGCCATTGAATTTCCCCTTGCAAAAATCGCCTTCGTAGCACTCGTCTGTGCCGCCTAGTGCCGCGGTGATGAGGCCGTAGCCGTGGGGTATCCCATTGACCAGATCGCCCCAGTAGAGCCCAAGCGCGCGACCGAGGGCGAACGGAACCTCTCCGACGGCCACCTTAAAGGCCGAGCCGTTACAGGCGCGCGCCCGGTAGAGCCAGCGCCAGTCCTTGCCGCGCTTGGCAAAGTCGGCGTGCCGCGGGCTACCAAAGCGAGACTCGTACATGCGCCTCCACAGCACGGGATCGCCGCCGAGCGAGTGATGGCGCCGCGAAGTGCATGACCAACGGACGACGCTTTGTATGTCCTCGGTCGCCACGAGCACCTCGATTGCGAGTTCATTCGGCAAAAGGTCAAAAAAGGACCAGAAGCCGTTTGGCGCGTCGTACTTGGACCTCGTCCGTGTCGCTTTGCGCTTGCTGCGGCTCTCGGTGGCGTTGTCATTCTTGACGGTGGCCAATTGGGCGGAGCCGAGCGTCTCGGTGGGACGAGCGGGTGCCAGGCGCCCACAAGGCCTCTTCATTTTTATTTTGTTTATTCTCTGTCTTTTGGTCTTGGCGAGGGGGCGTGCAGGCCAAGCAGACGAGCAGCGAGCCGGAAATGTTTTGGACGATCGTTGGTCGCGCTGGTTTATCCTTGCCAACTAGGAAGGCTTGGTACAACTTTTTTCTTCGCTTTAGCGCGGGTGTGCGATCGTAACCAATCAGGAAAAAAGTCAGGGCTGCACCAAATTGCAGCCTCACGGCGCGCACGGTTTTGTTTGTGCCTTGTTGGTGGGCGAAAGCGGGCAACACATGAATCTTCAAAGGCGGCGGAAACAAGAGGAGTCGCAAAAAAGTCGGCAGGGTGTCGTAAAAGCGCCCAAAGTCTCTAGATCAGTGCTTGCGGGTATTAACCGGCCATATTTGACTAGCTGGCTATTTCGTTTTTGACCCAGAGCCGATTAACCGCGACTTGGTCGATGGCGGTGGGGATCGAACCTGTGCATATAATCGTCCTGGAGAGACAGCACGAAAACTGCGCGTTCTCAACAGAGAACCCAAAACAGTCGGATAAAATCCGATACCCCGATCCGAACCCGAATGCGACCGCGAGCGCGAATACTCACAGTCGCATTCGAGTTTGGATTCACACCCGCAGATAAATCGAGATAAGCAAATTGAGGTCGATTCATGGACTTCTCTCACGTGTTGTTTAGACTTTTCTGCCTTTTATTGAGGTTTGCTTTGTCGGTTGGAATTCAATCTATGCGACTTGACCGCGCCAAACCAACCGACCAAGGCCCTCGGCCGACTATTAGCCAACTAACCATAAGCAAGCATTGGACTCTAGATCCTCAAAGGGCGGTGAAAGAGAGAGAGAGAGAGAGAGAGTCACGAGAGTCATGAGAGTCAACTGGCTGCCATAGGAAGTGTCTATGACACCAATTGATTGACTGCTTGGGAGTGGGATATGTCTGCCGCATTGGACGGCCTCACGGTTTATTTTTTTTGTACGTACATACAGGCAGAATCCGACCGTCGATAATAATGATGATAATAATAACAATAAAGAGATGTTGCGGCCGATGCTAGAGGTCGGCTGGTCTGTTGGCCAAAATCTGTAAAGTCCGCTGTCGGTAACCTCACTGCGGCGAGGATGTAACCAGAGGCCTTGGCTGTTGCCCGCCGGTAGTGCCACTACAATGGGCTGTCACTGTCGGTCCAGGCATACCTTTTTGGATCTCTATAATTACTGATAGGAATCGAAGATACTTTTTTGCTTGTTCGGCCGAACGCAGGCTCTGTGCCGCGAGGAAAAGGGGCGCCCTAAAAACTCGACGCGGAGTGGATGGGAAAGATGGGAGACACAAATGGAGACATAAAAGAGCCAGAGGCAAACGGAAGGCTGTCGAATTCATGCTATCATCGCTTATGGACTCCCCAGTCGACAACCGCACACACACCACACCACACACCACACACACAACACACACACAACACACACAACACACGCACACAAAGATGGGACAAGTTTTTGTTTTGAAAAAAAACAGTCTACGGTTTCATTTGCCGCTGCTGCTGTTTTTTCTTTTTTTTATCGGCAACACAGACAGCTGCGGTTTCGGGGGCCAACCTGCGCCAATAAAACAAGAAGGCCGCCTATTGGGCCGTGGTGCCGCACACAAAGGATCGTCGCGCGGGTCGATCCGTCGCACACATAAGACCCAACAAGAAGACCAAGCCACCGCCACTAGAAACATCTAACCGCGTAATCGGCTGCGAACCAGGATGGCCACGCTGGACGACCTCCCAGACAAACTTGTCCTAGAAATTATTCGGTCCCTAGGGTCAGCGCGCCCAGTGGGCGCTCTCTCGGCGACGTCATCGCGCTATAACCGCTTGGCGAGTGATGACTCGTTGTGGCGCGACCTCTACCTTGACCGTTTTGGCGCGTCGCCGTCCGGAGAAAGTCTCCGCGCCAAGGGCAAGACATGGCGCTGGCTCTATCAGGCTCGGCTGCCCGCCCGTCTGGCCGCATCCAGTTCGGTAGGCACCGCAGTCGCAGGCGAACACGTCTACTTGGGAGACTGGTGCGACGGGCGTCCTCACGGCGTCGGCATCTCGTACAAGCTGGGATTTCGGTCTCTCACCGAACCTCAGTTTTATATGGACAAGCTACCCGACGCGCCAGCGCTGCTCCCTCGGTGGCACTCTGATCCGCTCGCTCCTGGGGGCCACCTCCTATACGAGGGCGAGTGGAGGGAGGGACGCCCCGACGGGTTTGGCATCATGACCTACACGCACGAAAGACGATATGAGGGCAGGTGGAGGTGCGGCCGGCGCCACGGCACGGGCACGTTTACCGTCGACTGGCGCTGCAGCACGTTTGCGATGCGCCTCGAATGCGAGTGGAGTAACGGCGCATGCCATGGACGCGCAAAAGTGCGACACAGAGGTTTTACTTGGAAGGGCAACGTCGCACATGGTTTCTTCGGCGGAACGGTCGAGTTGACGCACTCGCGCATATCTGCATATGGCGAATGGAACGACAACCAGTTTGATGGGACGATAACTTGGTCGGATGCACGTGGCTCTATCTATGCGGGCTCGTGCACAAAGGGGCGCGCACACGGCTTTGGCACCCTCAAGCACGAGGACGGGCGTCGGTTCGAGGCCTCGTGGAGCGACGGCGCACTGGACGGCGACGGTGCCGTAACCTATTCGGACGGGTCTCGCTGGCAAGGCCGTTGGAAACTTGGCGAGCGCCAGGAGGGCGCTGTTGTGGCCCACAATCGTGCGTCGGCCCACCGCGGAGCCGATTGCGACTGCCTCGCGTGCCTTCACGAACCTGGCCTATTTGACGACAGCGTAGAGGCCACACCGTGGCCCATTCGCTGTCGCCTCCGCGTGTTTGACGATGCCAAGGCCACAGAATAAATTGCGCCGACGGCCTCTTTCTTTCCCTTTTTCGTCATTTTCTTTTGCGGTATACGGTCGCGGCCCTCCAGTCGTTGCGCTCTCAAGGGGAGGGGGGGGAGTGCAGAAAACAAAGTCATCGAGAAAGTCATCAGCGTGCCTCGATTGTGCCTACAGCAGCCTGTTTCGGCTGCCTGAGCCGGCACCTGTTTGTCGGTAGCAGACATGTCGCGTCCTGTCATTTTGTATACGGACGCAAGCAGACGAGGATGAGGCTCAGACGCATGTGAGAAGGTTTATTGGGTTCTTCTATTTCGTATATATGACTTGCTTGTGCCTCTTTTCGAGAGTGCGGGGACTGCATCGGCGGCCTGCCTGCGCGTAGGCCCCCTTGCGTTGGTCTTTCTCTCTCTCTCTTTCTTTCTTTCTTTTCTCTTTATCGGCAGAGTCACAACGCCGCGCGACCCAAGCCGCGGACCTGCGCAATCTTTTCTTCTTTGTTGGGCTCTGGGACAAGTTGTCTCTGGATTTCTGTTGGATCGCGGTAGCAGATGGCCGTGAGACTGACATTGTATCCACAACCCCTTTGGCGCGTGGACCTCCCTATCAAAAGAGGGAATAAAATGGCGCTGAAAATTAACCATTTTTGTCGGCGCTGCTGGACCGTGTTCGGTTTCCCACTCGCGATGTTTCTTTTTCTTTTTTTCAAACCAATGGCACCAATGCATTTTTTCATTGGTCGGTCAGCGCACGACAGTGCAAACAAACAAACAAAAAAGAGAAGAGGACAAAGGTCGAGAGTGCACAGGCTTCGCGCGAGCGATACACAGACCGCTCCTCTTTTCTCCGTTGCAAAAAGGTCAGTCGCACGCAGGGATTGACTGCCCGCCGAGGAAAAATCATGGCATCACCACTGGACGACCTCCCCGATGAACTCGCGCTGGAATTGATTCGGTCTTTGCGCTCGGTCCGTGCCGTGGCCTCCCTTGCAGCGACGTCGTGGCGTTACAATCGCCTGGCCATGGACGATGTGGTGTGGCGCGACCTTTACCTTGGCCACTTTGGCATGCCGACAGCCCGTACGCGTCTCCTGCAAGCGGACAAAACCTGGAAGTGGCTCTATCAAACACAAGTACCCACAACCAAGTCGATAGGTCCTGTTGTGGGTACAAGGGACATGCGCAAGACAGTCTACTCTGGCGATCTGCTCGACGGCGCGCTACACGGCTGGGGCATGTCGATTTCGTCAAAGCCGCCTGGCGGGGGAGCCTATTCACGCTGGAAGAGGGAGCGCGAGGAGAGGGAACGCAAGGAGTGCGCGAAGAAATGGGGTCAGTTGCGACCTCCTCGTCGGTGCGAGGCACCGCCGCCATACAAGCCGCGCCTCTATGTGGGCAAATGGGTGCGCGGGAAGAGGAACGGACGCGGACTGGGCGAATGGGACAATGGTGACCGCTACGAGGGACGGTGGTGGGACGACAGGCGCCATGGTCACGGTCGTGCCACGTCCACCGACGGTCGTTCTTACGAGGGCGACTGGATGGAGGATCGACCGCACGGCCGGGGAGTGGCGACGCTGCCCAACGGCGACTGTTACGAGGGCGAGTGGGAGAACGGTAGGCCGCACGGATCCGGTTCGTACCGATGCGTAGACGGCAAGTGCATTGTCGGCACCTGGAAGGCGGGGCGATGCCTCCCGAAAACGGTCGCTACATCGGCCGGTACGGCTTTCTATGACGAGAGCAGCATGTCCTTTTCGGTGGTGTGCGCAGATGGCACGCGCATCCACGCTGCTATCGATCTTGGGGCATGCCTTTGCTTGCACCCCGACGGGTCGTCCTACTCGGGACGGTACAGTTATGGCAGAGCAAACGGTCACGGCACGTTCACTCTCCCTGATGGCCGGCGCTACGATGGAGGGTGGACCCGCGACAGGCGACAGGGACACGGGTCTATGCTCTATGCCGATGGTTCGCGATGGGAAGGTGAGTGGCGCGATGATCAACGCCGTTCTGGCTCTACTATCACTCACGGTCGACCGTCGCCGGCAAGCGCCGACCCCTGCATGTGCGCGGCGTGCCTTCCCGGCCACGACGATATGTGGACGCCGACCATGGCCGTGCCCCTCGGACCGCACGCGCGCAATTTCTTGCACGTCTCTGCCGACATGGGCGACTATGGCAAGTAAGGCCGATTGTCGTTTCTTTTCTTTTTTTTTATTTGTTTTGAGGCGTCCCAGCGCCGTGGCCGCGGGAGTCATGCGTGCGTACGGTTCAGAGCGCGGTGCATAAGAAACCAAATACCGAGCACCGTGCGGTCGGACCGAGAATCCAAGAAGCCCACCAACAGGGGGAAAACAAGAAAATACAGAATAAAACATTTTGCCTTGGCACATTCTTGCTCTTCTTTTTTCCCCCCCGATGTCGCTCAGGCGCCCAAGTCGTCCGGCTGCTGTGCCGGACTGACAAGCGCTTTCTTTTTGACAAAAAAACCCAACTTCGACGCGAAAGTTGCACGCACACAGACAGACAAACACACCGATCAGCGCAAGCAGCCCCTGACGCGGCCTTCTTTGCCCTTGAACCGCTCTGCCAGGGCCTTGGTGGGCTTGCCGAGGCGCGGTATGCACCAGCGCAAGGCCACCCAGTCGCTTGGGTCGACGAGGAGCGGCCTCAGCAGCATGACCATGTACTTTTCAGCCGAGGTGTCGGGGTCATCATCCAAGGCGCAGTACGTGCCTAGCGCGCCTCCCGGCAAAAAGTCATGGGCCAAAGGCTGTCTCATGCGCGGCCACGGCAAGGATGCCACGGCCTGCGGAGGAGGAGAAGACGCGTCGCCGTCGGGCGTTTGAGTGCCCATGGCGTGGCGAACTCGACTATCTCCACGTTGTGGCTCGTCAGCTGGGGGTTCGAACCGCGGGCGGCGTGCTTCCAGCCAGCGCGCCATGCTCTCGGCCAGGCGCGTTCTACACCCGCGCGCAACATCGTCGACGGGCACGCCGGCGAGGGCAGCCACAAACATTGTCGATGCGCCAAACGTGCACATTGCATTGAGGTCCACCTGCCTAAATTTGCCGCTGGCGATTACACACGCCGCGACGCGTGTGCCCAACCTTACCACGGGTCCGTGTGGAAATTCAACTCGGCTTTGCAGGGGCTTGGCGCGCGCGATGCGGCGATCTCGCGCCATGGCGTTGATGCAGTCGTCGCGGTCATAGGTCACCGACGCCGCTATGGGTAGTGTGTAACCGACGGTATGGCGAGCGATCCATGCAACTACAGCGGCATCTGCGCCATCACGCGTGGCATCAACGACAGCCTGTTCCCACGGGCGTCCAGGCTCGACTGCCATCCACGCGGCCGTGGCGACGGCGTCGTCGAGTCGCAATCCAAACTCATTGGCCAGCCAGACGACGCCGTTCGTATGACCGCCCTGTACGGCGGCCCTAAGCGTGTGGCCGTCCCGCAGGTGCAAAAGAAAGGAATCAACTGTATGACCGCGGCTTGCGGCGGCGGCCTCGATACATGCGCGCCACCAGCGGCACACGCGCGCCGCCACAATCCACCACGGATCGGCCAAGTGCGCAAACACGGAACACATCATTTCGGCGGGAAGGGCGTCGCTCATGTTTTATTGCGAGGCCAGATGTATGCGGGCGTTGCGCTTGGGAATAAAAAAAGTCTACCGCGTTGGCCCCGAATCGCTCGTTGGCGCACCCAGAGTTGGGCACGGCATTTTTCTCCAATGGGTCGTCCGCCGGGGAGGGGACCCAAAGAACGCCTGCCACATTTTTTGAGCCAATAAAAACGAAAACGCTTTTGAGTAGATCGTACCGCAAATGGCAACCCCCTTGGTCGCCTCTTCCCCTGGCCAGGCGCAAGATCGTGCCGGACCAACCACGAGCCGTCGTGGACCAATTACATTCCGCCAACGCGCCACCAAGAAGCGCGCATGTTGGGCGTGGTGCCCCTGCCCAGAGCGTAGCGATTGGCTCTGCGTGGCTGGAAAGCGGTGTGGTATGTGCGGGAGGAAAGAACAAGGAGAGGAGGCACACAACGCACACACGGCGCACGACACCACCAAATCAACCAGACCGACAAAAGGCAGCGTCACGGATCATCGCGGCAGCGCCTCGCCACGAGGCCGCGCGCGTGCTCGATACACAGAGAGGCGACAATGGCATCGTTGGACGACCTCCCCGCCGAACTAGTCCTGCAGATCATCATAGCGACGCGCTCGGTGCGCGCCGTGGCCTGCTTCGGCGCGGCGTCCCGGTTCTGTTACGCTCTTGCGACCGACGACCTACTGTGGCGCGCCTTTTATGTCGACCGGTTCGGTTTGCCGGCAGACCGCACGCGCCTCTTGCAGGCCGACAGGACGTGGAGATGGCTCTATCGGGCTTGTGTGCCTACGGCCAACTTGGCCGGGGCCGCCGTCGGCACGATAAGCACCAATGACGGGACATACTCGGGCGATCTGCTCGATGGCCGCCCACACGGCAGAGGCATGGCGATCTATCCCGAGGGGGGACTATTCGACCAGCCTGCACGACTGACGCGCCCGGGCCACGTCCCGCTCAAACGGCAACGCACGTTGCCGATAAACCATTGGTCAGAAAAGTTGCCGCCGTGCGACCCATGGCTGTACGTGGGAGACTGGGCCAGCGGAGAACGCACCGGCATAGGAGCGGGTGAATGGCGAAACGGCGACCGTTACCAAGGACGGTGGCACATGGATCGACGATGCGGCCGCGGCCGAGGCACATGGCAAAGCGGGCACATCTACGACGGCGACTGGCAGCATGGGCGACCCCACGGACAAGGAACAATGGCGACGCCCGACGGCGATCGCTACGAGGGATACTGGGCGTTTGGAGCGCCGTGTGGGCGAGGGTCGTACCGGTGCGCCGACGGCAGGCTCGTCATCGGCTTCTGGGATACTGGTCGTTGCTTGCCCGAAACCATTGTCACGCCGGCCGGCGTCGCCACATTTGACGGCGCAGAGCGCCATCGTGTAGACCGCACGATCATGACCGTGGTGTGCAATGATGGCACTCGCATCCGTGCCGTGCACCGGTGCGAGTACGACGACGGCACGTGCTTTTGCCTAAATCCCGACGGATCGTTCTACTCGGGGAGGTACCTGCAAGGCGAGGCACACGGCCACGGAGCGCTCACACTAACCGGTGGCCGACGCTACGACGGCCAATGGGACGCAAATCGCCGACACGGTTACGGTTCCATGCTCTATGCCGACGGCTCGCGATGGGAAGGCGAATGGCGCGCCGATCGACGCCATTCGGGCTCTGCTGTCATTCACGGCCAGTCATCTCGCGCCACCGACGGGGTATGTGCGTGCGCGGCATGCCTTCCTGACGACCAAGATGCCTGGCCGTCGACCACGGCCATGCCCCTTGGGTCCCACGCGCGTGGCTTTTTGTCCCAACTCTTGTTGAGGGCGCGCTTTTACGAGACCAATGACCCGTAATAAAGGGCAATCGTTCCCCCGGCTCTTTTTCCGACAAGACTGCAAACAAGAACAAAAGGCACGGGGCGCGTCTGAGTGCGAAAAGCGGGGTGCGATTCTTGTTGCCGCCCGCACAGGCATGCGGCGGCCGACATCATCGAGTACAGGCGAAAACGACAGCGTGGCAAGCGCCGGCCGCACGATGTCACCTCGGTGAGGGACCAAAGAAACCCGGTCGCGGCGCCGCAATCTGCGAGGCCGCCATCGCCGTCTCTTTGGCGTGGCCGTCTTCCGCGGCACTTGCGCCAAAAAAGGCCAAATCGCCAAATTCTCACCCTCACAAAAAAATCGCGACGCCTCGCCACCGCAGCGAGGGATTTTTGGGGGTAAAAATCTGCAAAAAACCGAGTTTTGCGCCATAGAAAACATAAAGAAAAGGTTGGCGGGCGGTCGCCAGCATCACGGTCCAACGGGCCTTTGGCCATCGTCTGCTCTCCTCGCGCGTCTCTCGTGGCTTGTGGTTGTTGTCGTCGTCGGTCGGCCGCACCGGGTCCGACAAAGCGCCAACAACAACCAAGCGAATGGGGGACGAAAGAATGTCCCGCATGTAAAGGAGGGTTCATCTTTTGTTTGTTGCGCGGCATGCGATCGAAAACGCGTGCCTTGGGCCAGCAAAGCGTGTGATCACGGTATCATCGGGTCGCCACAAGCCTCGACAGAATCAATGGCGGCAGCACGTCCCGCGGCACATGAGCACGCTTCATTCGCGCACGACTCTGTGGCATGTTCTGCCACGTGGGCTGCGACGAGTGCGCCGGCACGCCACAACCCACACATTATTGAACCGTCGGCATAGGTTGATTCGGCGACGCCCTCTGCACGACCTGCAACCCAGTCGCCCATGTGTCTGACACAGTCGACACACGCGCGTTTGTCGATCGAGCCGACTCCGTCTTGCCGTTGGTGCCCCTCGCGTCCCGCCGCCGTCCATGACGACACACCGCGCCCATGCCGATGCCCATCTTGCCACTCGCCCGTGTATCGATTTCCGTCCGCCCAGGTAAAGACGCCGTCGCCGTGTTGTTTGTCGTTGGCAAAGTCTCCCTCGTACCGGTCGCCGTTGGGCAACGTCGTGACACCATAACCGTGCCTCTTGCCGTCACGGTAGTGGCCCTCGTAGCGCTCGCCATTGGCCCAAACTGCAACGCCGTAGCCATTTCTATTGCCGTCACGGTATTCGCCCTCGAAGCGCTCTCCGTCGGGCCAAACGGTAACGCCGTGGCCATGGGCTTTGTCGTTGTGGTATTCGCCTTCGTGGCGATAACCGCTAGGACGGATGGTGATGCCCTGGCCGTGTCTCTTATCGTTGAAAAAGTCGCCCTCGTAGCGCTCGCAGTTGGGCCAGGTAAAAGTGCCGCGACCGTTAAGCTTGCCATTGGCAAAGTCGCCCTTGTAAGACGCGCCGTTGGGCCAGACACCGACGCCACGACCATGTGCTTTGTCGCCGCGGTAACCGCCCTCATGGCGATAGCCGCTCGGGTAGACGCTGATGCCGTAGCCTTGCCTCATGTCGTTGGAAAAGTCGCCCTCGTAGCGCTCGCCGTCGGGCCAGACAAAGGTCCCGCGACCGTGACACTTGCCGTTGACAGAGTCGCCCTTATACGACGCGCCGTTGGCATAGGTCGATTCTCTGTAGACGACAAGGCGGTCATCCGCCCACGTGCCGACGTGCACTTGACCGGTCGCGTGGTCGGTTTGCGTGCCGCGGCCGCACCGCTTCCCCTTGTGCCAGAGGCCCTCGTGATTCCACCCCGCCGAGTCGACGCGTGAACCAGAACCGTGGGGCAAGTCGTCCTCCCACATGCCCTCGTGACGCGAACCATTCTTGTATACACGACGCCCAAACCCGTGCATCAACCCAGCCTGCCATCCGCCCTCGTAGCGAGGTTCATCGACAGGTACTGCCTCTCCAGAAGCAGTCGGAGAGGGCCGTCTGCGAAGTGCGGTGCCGGGGGCGCGATGGCGCGTCGGGAGACAGAGTCCGAGGCCGTACCCGTGCGGCAGTCCGTCCATGGTATCACCCCAATAGATGCGCCCGCGCGCCACGACCCCTCCCACGTCGGCGCCGACCGGCCGCGGCACCCTCGACTGCGCCTGATAGAGCCACCGCCAGGTCTTGCCCGACGCTTCAAAATGCCGGTGGAGCGCCGGTCCAAAGTGCGAGAGGCACAGACGCTTCCATAAAATGTCATCGCCGGCGAGAAGAACGTAGCGACTGGACGTCGCCGCCAGGCGCCCAATAACGTCTAGAGAGTTGGCCACATAGAGCATGTAGGTGATCAGTTCGTCGGGGAGACTGTCCAAGGTCTCCATGCGTCCGTTTTCCGTCTGTCCTTTGGGTTTTTGCCGTCGGCACGGTTTGTCCCGAGAGCAGCGGCTCCTCTTGTTTTTCTGGAGGCCTCTGTTGTTGCAGACAATCGCCGGCAATTGGCCCGTTTTCATACCAAAAAGAGGAAAAAAATGGGAAAACATATTGCCATTCGCTGTTGTCTCGGTGCCCGCAGGGGACCCAATTTTGTCGTAAGGAAATTCGGGGTGGGCGCGGGAGTAATGTGCCGGTGTTGTGCCGCATTTGGCCGCCCGCCCGCTCACATCGCCAACAAGCCAAATACATCCAAGGAAAGTTTTCTTATGGGAAGACAGGGGCCGTGCACGAAGCGACGATCACCCATTTGAAATGTGCTTTATTTTTTTAAACTCAAAGGCAGCGTCGGCGCTTCAGGCTTTGTCCGAGACCGCCCTTCCAGCAGGCCCTTGGTCGCCACAAGAAAAAAAAAGATTATATGTGGCTCGGAGAAAAAAAAAAGACTGCCTGCGGACCGCGCCGCAACGGGTTCTCTTGGTCTGATCTGGCATACTTCTCTCTCCCTCGCGCGCGCCGCCCAGCGGCAGCCGGCCCTAGCCCCTCCCTTTTTTGATTGGAGATCACGAAAAACAAAGAGTAAAAATAATCAAGGCGTTTAAGTTTGTGTATGTAACCGTGCCAGGCCGCTATGGACGATCTGCCCGACGAAGTGCTGGCCCTCCTTTTTGCTCGTCTGTCTTGCCCCGAGAGGCTGCGCTGGGTAGTGCCGGTGTGCAAGAGATGGCGCGCCGTGGCCAGCGATCGCGGTGCCATGGGTCGACCTCTGTGCACCGAGCCCGGTCCGCCTCGTTGGACGACGGCGGTCGAGATCGATCTCCAGAGAAAAGGACAAGGTGCGTGTGAGCGTGCCCTCGCGCTCGGCCATGTCGATTGCCTCTTTTACATGCGCCCGCCAAACGGCGAGTCGGACGTGCGGTTGTGGCGCTTTGCCGCACAGTTTCCCGTCGACGCCGCGACCCTGGACACGTTTGATCGTGCATCGAAAGGCCCACAATGCAGCGACCATGTGCTGCGTCTGGCTCTTGCCTATGGCCAATTGCATTGCGTGTCACTACTCCTCAAGCGCGGAGCGCAATTTATCAGTGACAACGAAGCCGGGTGCACTTGCCGCCGCATCCACCGCCCGGCAGTGTGGTCGTGTGACGAGGCAGCCGATGGCGAGACGCACGCGGTTTGTCTGCGTCTCCTCCTCGACGATGCACAACATGTCAACTATGACGCGTGCGACGAAGCCGTTGCTCAAGGTCATGTCGAGTGCCTGTGCGTTCTCCTCGGACACGGCTATTTGACCGACCACAGCACAGCTGAGACTGCAGCCGAGGCCGGGCGATTGGATATGTTGCGGCTCATGCACAAGCACAATCACGAGTGGCACTGCTCTGCGACAGAGGGCGCCGCCGAGGCCGGCCAAATCGAGTGCCTGCGCTATCTCTATGAGATTGGGTGCCCATGGGACGAATCGACGTGTTCCTCTGCTGCGCGCGCCGGACGCATAGACTGCCTGCGCTTTGCGCATGAGCGCGGATGCCCTTGGGACGACCGCACTGCGATTTACGCCGCCAAAACCGGAAGTCTCGACTGCCTGCGCTATGCCTACGAGAACGGGTGCCCGTGGGGCGATGATGTTTGGGCAAAGGCTGCAAAATACGGGCGCCTTGACTGTCTGCGGTACGCGTGCGAGAGCGGATGCCGGTTGGACTGGGAAAGCATTATCATGGCAGCGAGCCCCAGCGCATCTTTCAGGCATTGGGGCCGTCGGAGCGCCCGACGCCTCGACATAAACGAGGGCGACCGGGCCGCGTGCCTCGCATATGCGCTTGCACAGCGGGGCGACAGCCGCGACACCGCCTAATATCACGCGGCAGGCTCGACGCCGACCCATCAGCCGCCGTCTTGGCATAGGCTGCCGTCTTCTTTTTGAGGCGACCACAAATCATCGACCAGAAAAGAAAGGCGACACGTACAAATGGCACATGTAACAAAGTGATTGCACAACAAAATGGAACCCACATGCATTTTTCTCCTTGGCGATGCGCCTCGGCGCTCTGACACTTTTTTTATGCGCGCTCGCGCTCTCTTTTTTCTTTCATCGGTGCCGCCACGCCATTCAATCACAGCGGCAAGAGTAAAAAAAAAGACAAGTAAACGGCGACGGCCCTGTCGCATGCGACCGGAGCGGGATCGTGCCTATCGCCCCTTTTTATTGAATCCTTTTCGATCGGAGCCAGGCTCACGCGAGATGTCTTGGGCTCATCCTCTTTTTCTTTGGCGTTCGCTTGCACACCACCACGAATCCGTGTCGGCGGTTTTGTCGATGGCGCCGTATGTGAGTCTGCGAGTCTCTGGCGGGCGGTGTTAGTGCCCTCTAGGGATTGGGCGGCAATAGGGGAAAGAATTTAACGACAAGTCTTTTCTGCCATTGAGGGCGGCGTACAAGGGCCATCATCACGACGATGGCGACGAGAGCACACACAAAGACCCAAAGCGACATGCAGCGCAGTCCCAGGGCACTTGCCCTAGGCGATCTTCCTAATGAACTTGTTCTGGCGGTCATCAAGTCGTCGCGATCGATCCACGTGGCAGGTTCTCTCGCGGCGACGTCGTGGCGCTACCACCACCTGGCGACAGACGAGTCGGTGTGGCACGCCCTTTACGTGGACCGCTTTGGTCTGCCAGTCGTCTTTGACTACTTTCTCGCCAAGGGCAGGACGTGGCGCTGGCTCTACCAGGCCCGCATGCCCATCAGTCAAACGGCACCAAACTCGGTGGGCACCGCGCTCGGGAGCCGCTATGTCTACTCGGGCGACCGGTCCTGCGGCCTCCCGCATGGCCTCGGCCTCGTTGCTCACATCGAGGAAGAAACCGACAACATAGCCAAAGAGTGCACAAGCAGCCGGGGGACTGCAAGTGAAAAATGGCTGGTCCTGCCTCGTCCTCTACCGCACACCGACGGCCCCCGGTGCCCAGAGCGCGTCGACCCGCGCGAGGATGCACTGGTGTGGGGGCACAACGACATATACATGGGCGAGTGGGAGGATGGCCATCGCCATGGGTTCGGCGTCATGATCTACAACGGCGGCGAGGCCCGATACGAGGGCGGCTGGAGACGTGGGCTTTGCGACGGATTCGGTATTCTCGTCTACCGTGAGGGCAATCGATACAAGGGCGAGTGGAAGGCCGGTTGCTGGCACGGACGCGGTATTTTTTCCAGCAGGGACGGATGGACGGTCAGCGGCGGCTGGCAAGACGGTCGGTGCCACGGAGAGACGACCATCACCTCTTCAGGCGGCACATGGACGGGCACGACAATGTGGGGCGACTTTAGAGGCATCGTGACATGGGAGTACGGCGCGGGCGGCCGCGCTTGGGGCCACTGGAACGGGTGGTGCTTTGGCGGTGGGACCCTCTTCCATACCCACACCGATGGATCGTCCTACAGAGGGGGCTGCGATCAAGGCCGCGCCCATGGCTTTGGCGTGCTGCGCCTCACGGACGGCCGGCGCTACGAGGCAGTGTGGGATGGAGGAAGTCTATGGGGCTGTGGGATCGTCACCTATCTCGATCAATCTCAGTGCGAGTGCGTTTGGCTAGGCAACCGGCGCAAGTCTCGAAAAGTCGTCGCGCACGGACAATCATCCGCTGACAGCGGAGGTCCGTGCCCGTGCTTGGCGTGTCGAGATGCAAGCACGGCATCCGAAAGGGGCATAGACCTTTTGGACTGGATCGGGGGAGACAATATGGACCTGCTCGATCGCGTCCGTGGCTACCGAGGAACCACAGACGATTTCTAATACAACAAAGATATCAAAAGTAAACAATCGTATTCTCTGTCCGCCCGACCGGCCGCCATCCAGCGCGGACTGAGCCGCCGCGGGCGCTCTGGTTTTTTTTCAGCCGGTCTGTGGGTGCAAGGCGCGCAGATGGCGCCAGCCCCTCAATTCAGACAGAAAAAGGGCGCATGAAAATACCAAGAGAGGCGCACTTGGAGATCCTTAAGGTGGTCGATCCAAACGCGACAGGCGAGTTGAGTGTTAAATCCTGGCAATATCCAGACAAGGGATAAAAATGGCCTGTTGGGAATGGTCGGGGTCCGTTATGTCGACAAGAACATCGAATTGGGTTTGGCCAATGAACCTCAACCTCGGGCAAAAAAAGGGGACGATGCTAGTGGCGGACACGACGACCACTCGCCACAGAGCACACTGATCCAGCGCTAACCACCCGCATTGCTGTTGGCGAAAACGAAAGGAAAAGACACAGTTCCCAACTCGTTGCGTCCCACAAACCAGACTGATGCAAACGCACGAGATAGACACCTTGACGACGCTTTCAAGGCCTGGCATGGGCTTTGCCTTTTTGCCAGAAGAGCCACTTGCGATAATCTTTGCGCACGTCACCGCCTCCTCTGATCTGGGTGCCATATCGTCCGCGTGCCGCCCGTGGCACCGCGCCGTCGCTGCTCGACTCGGTTATGCGCGCCAGATGTGGCTCAGTCGTCTCGCTGCGGACATGCAACGGAATCCATTTCATGCCGACTTTGTCATGGCGCTCGCCCTCGCCCACGACCGCCCACGTGTTTTGGAGGCTGTCCTCGACGTATGTGCGGTCGACCCACACAATGTCCTGCGCATTGGATTGCCCGTCACGTGGACCAAAACGACTCGTGCCGTCGCCCTTTCCGGCGCCAAAAAGGATACCCCGTGGGACCAATCGCTCCTCAAACACGACAATGGATACTCGGGTCCTGATGCGACACCGCTCAAGACACCGCTGGCGGTCGCCGCGTGTTGGGGAGCGCTGGCGTGCATGGATGCCCTCGTGAAACGCGGCGTCGCGCCTGATCCCGACAGCGTGTTCGGCCTCATCAACGCAGTGATTGGGCATGGTCTCGGTACAACGTATTTGACCTACCCGATTGCAATGTGCGATCCAAAATCGCGGTGCAAAGAGTGGGCCGACGGCTGGCATGGTCGGTTCGCCTTGTCGACAGGGGACACGGTGACACGGTGACGGTCATTGAACGGTTGCTCGATGTCCTCCCTGTGTCAGCTGTGGACATTTCCATGCCGACATCTCCTTTTTACCGCACCCCGCGCCCCGTTTGCGCCCTCTTGCGTGCTCTCGCATTGTGGGAGGGCCGTCCTCGCAACGGGCGACCGCCAATCGCACAGGTCGAGGTTTGGATCCACGACGTGGTCCATTTTCTCGTGACGCGCGGCCTCGCGTCGACCATCGAGCACGAGGGCGATTGGCAGATTGTCGCTAATCACATGCCCTACTTTTCGACACCGTGCCAAGGCATGTTGGCCGCCGCCCAGGCCGTTCTCGCCAGTAATTGTGTTCAACACATGCCTCTGTAAGTGCATCCCTTATTTTGATACCAACAGATGCACTTTCTTTTTTTTTCCCGGGATGGCTGGTAAATGCACCGCGTGATGTGCCCAGCACGGACGCTAGCGGGCCTGATGCTGCGCCAATGGGTCATGGCCGAGTGGGCTTGTCACGGCATCGGACTCGCGTCTGGCGCTATAAAGCGCGCTCGATTTCTTTCTGAAATGTGCTCAATCGGCGCGGCCCAACGCGAATGTGAACGCAAACACGATTGCGGCTAAAATCTGGCCGCACAGAGGCCTCGCCATTTTATTACAGTCCCCGAACTCTCAAATGAGGCCAAAACAAAAAAGTCATAAAAACTCAACCAGTCGCCGTAAGGCGTGTGTACAGCAGCGAACTCTGGCCGCCTGGGATGCGGTGTGCCTTTCGGCATTGGGCATGCGCCAGTTTATTTTGTCTACGACAAGGCACGGAAAAGGCACGGTCGCAGGCACTTTTGAGACATGCGGCTGACTTTTCATGACTCTCTTTTGCCGACCCCCTCCCCCGAAAGTTCAGGGGCTGTGACAGCACAGTGAGCGGTCGTTGACCCTCGCGCGGGCTGGATTTTTATAGACAGGCTACCAACCAATCCACTGGGTCAACATGGACCAACAAGAAAAAGAATCAAACTCACGCCAGGGAGACATGGTTTCAAAGTGGGTCTTTCTTTTTTGCTTGCGCGCCCGTTAGATCCACCATGAAAAGGAGGGAGCGGCGCAACCGGAACCGCGGGTCCGGGCTGCTGTGTCGGTTGCCCTACACGTCCAAAAAAAAAAAGAGAAAGAGTTTCATTTCCTTGGATACGCTCGGCGCAGTCGAGCCACCGCGTCAGTTGTACATATGCATCTGCATTTGGCCCTCCCCCGTTGCTTATGGAGTGGCGTCGTCCGGAGCCACGGCAGCGGTGCACGCGCGCCTGCGGAGTGCCCTCTTGAGACACGGCATGTGCATATTGAATGTCATATGGCATTCGGGGCCCGGCCACTCTTGGCAAAATTTATAGGCCTTGAGGCCAAGCAGCGTGTCCATACCGAGGGGCTGGTGTATTTCGCCACGGTGGCGGCCCATGGCGCTGGCCAACTTTTCCGATGTATAGTTGTCGAGTCCGCAGGCAATGAAATCGTCCATGAGGCCGGCCTGGTCGGGCACAATACACGCGGCATCCTCAAATGCACCGAGGGACCGCAGCGACTCTCTGAGAGCATCGAGCGCGTAGTCGGGTCTAGTAGACGGCCACCCGGCCCATTGATCGCCGCGTGTGGCCGGGTCGGCGGAATGGGTGTGGGACTCTTTGTTGGACTCCATGTCGGCCTACGGGTGGAATGATTCGGCGCTGATGTCTGTAAGAAAAAGTACAGGTCGATAGAAAAATATCGCGCGATGCGGTGGCCGCCGGTGCGCAGTCCAAGCCTGCGAATCGGGTGATTTTGGCGTTGTCGTTTATCTAGAGGGTCGCTCCAACGCCGACCAGCGGTGGAGGTCGTCGGCGATGCCGATACGATGAAATTCCGTGCCCCTGAAATAGTGTTGGCGTGATAGGAGCGATGGAAAAAAAAGAAGGTCTGCACCAGTGCGGCACGGGTAGGCGCACCCGACACATGGGAGGCGTGCGTGTTGGTGATCGCGCATGACGCCACCAATCTGGATGAGTGCAGGTTGCTCCGCCTTTGGCCACGGCCGAGCAACCGCCTCCAGGCGGACGCATATTGCGACGAAAAGGGACACAGAGCGAAACAGACGAAAGAGTGTTGCGCATGGAAATTGTGGAGAAGCCAAGGAATTTGCGTTCCCCCCGGCGCCGCACCCGAATTGTGTACATTTTTGTCCGCATTCGCACGCATTTTTTTTGTCAGAGGCACGCAGCCGGCATCAGACGGTCGGCTGGCTGGTTATGCGGCCCAGATGCGGTGATTGCTCGGCGCTGGCGCGTGCGTCGCCCATCTAGTGCTCGCTGGCAACTAAAACCCCCGACTAGGTGATCCAATACATTTTTTTTCAAACAACGTCGCCTTTCAAATCTTGTATCGGTCCATTCCACCATGAGCCCCAGCCGCCGGCGAGCACTGTGCTCGTCGCGCCGATCCGTCAGCAGCAGTCAGGCGGGGCATCGTATGACCATAAAAAGCGCGGCCGCGTGTCGCTCATGTGATGTTCGTCACGGAACAGCGGCACGCACGAGCGCAGAGCCTGTCGATCGCTCGGATCGACGAGAAGCGGATCCAACAGTGCGATCAAGTAGACTGTGCCCGATGTAGCATGATTGCTGCCCGTGTCAAGGTGGCAAAAGGTGCCCAGCACGCCGCCGGGCAAAAAGTCACGCGGTAAGGGGCGCCTCATCCGTGGCCATGACGCAGCGGCTGTTGCGTCCTCTGGCAATGCCACGGCGTTGGGCATTGCCTGGCCGAGCGTGCTGTTGCTGTCCCGTGCCACCGCGTCGCACAGATTGGCAATGTCTGTCGAGTCAAACGACGGACGGTGTGCTTCCAACCAACGTGCTGCCGGGATCATATGCTGGGCGGTGTCGGCGACTTTGGATTCGAGATGGTCGATCGGAACGCCGACAGCAGCGGCCACAAAGAGGGTGGACGCGCCCACCTTCCACGTGTCGCTGTCGAAATGGGAATCGCGACCAAACTTGCCGGCCACGACCGCACATGCTGTTGCGTGGGCAGCTATCCTCACCCAGTCTCCAGGCGGGAACCTTGAGCGGCGCCACCCTTGCCAGGTTCTAAAATTGCTGACGGTGCGCTCGCGGAGAATTGCATCGACACAGTCGTCGCGACCATAGACCACGGCCGCCGCCATGGGCAGGGTATGACCGACTGATTCGCGCGCGATCCAAACCACAGCCGCCACGTCGACGCCCTCGCGCACCGCATCCACGACGGCTTCTTGCCACGAGCACGCGCCCCTCGTGGCCATCCATGCGGCGGCAGCGGCGGCGCCCTCCAAAGGCACACGCGACTCTTGAACCAGCCAGTCGATGACGCCCACATGGCCGCCTCGCACGGCAGCGTCTACCGTGAGACCGCGAGATACTTGCTGCAGGAAATGGCGCATGGGCACGCGACGGATTTCCGCGGCCTCGTGGATGCACACGCGCCACCACCGACAAGTGCGCGCGGCCATGATCCACCACACGTCGGGCAGATTTAGGAATATGGCGCACATGATTTCAGCGGGTAGAATCGCTTGTTCCATATTTTTTCGCTCTTGTGGTGGTTACAATGTCCTATTCGGAAAGCTGTGCGGGTACAACAACGGATGCAGCGCGGGCTCACAAGCGGTCTTTTGGGGCGTGTGCGATTTTTGTCATCGACAGCGCCCTATAGGCTGACATTCTCTCCTCGTCAGCGCGACGCGGTCACTTTGCAAAAAAAGAGGCAGCTAATGGCTGGAGAAAAATCAAATCACCCAACGACAAATACCGCCGGCACGGCGCTCAACTTTTTTTCGAGCAATCGCACAACTCCCCCACCGCGGCGCGACGCGCGGCCATGGACGGCCCTTGTATCGGGTCAACAACGTTGGCGACCACGACAGCAACAAGAAAAAGCGTTATTGTGGAAAAAAGAAGATTTAGGTAAAAAGTGTTTGCTGACGCCTTTCGTTTTTTTGGTTTATGGTCGCCGAGAGAAAAGGCGACGGGCATATAGGCTACGGTAGGACCGACACATGCGAGGCAATGGCTACGGCGCGGCCCGCAGCGCACGCACACACGCCTTCGACACACGATTTTGCGCAATGGCGCACCACATCGGCATTGGTGAGCACAGCGTCACACCACACCCCGCGTAGCGCCGATCCGTCGGTATAGGTCAAAACGCCTGGGCCGTGTGCGCGATCGTTGTGCCATATGCCGTTATGCTGCTGCGAGTCCACAGATGTACGCGGGTCTATTGGGCTTTCGCGACCATGCTGTTGGTGTCCGCGGCGACCGGCAGACGTCCAGGTCGACACGCCGTACCCATGACGGTTGCCATTGTGCCATGCGCCCGCGTACTGGTTGCCGTTAGACCATGTGAGGACGCCATAGCCCTGCCTCTCCCCGTCATGCCACCCGCCCTCGTATCGGTTGCCATTGGGCCAAACGTAGGAGCCATGGCCGTGCACCTTGTCGTCATGCCATTCACCTTCGTAGCGCTCGCCGTTGGGGCACACGTAGACGCCGTGGCCGTGTCTCTTGTCGTCATGACATCCGCCCTCGTAGCGCTCGCCATGGGGCCAGGTGAAGGCGCCATGGCCGTGCTTCTTGTCGTCGTGCCATTCGCCCTCGTAGCGACGGCCATCGGGCCATGCGATGGCGCCATGGCCCTGCCTCTTGTCGTCGCGGTACTCACCCTCGTAACGCGAACCGTCTTTGTAGAGTCGGTGGCCATGGCCGTGCATCAAACCGTTACACCATTGGCCTTCATAATGAGACCCCGCGACAGCGTTAGGCGGTACGCTGGCGGCAGCTAAGCCGCGCCCTATGCGAACAGCAGCGCCGCAGGCTCGATGGCGTGTCGGCAGGTAGAGACCGAGGCCGTACCCGTGCGGTAGTCCATCCATGGTGTCGCCCCAGTAGACGCGGCCGCGCGCGATGACGCCTCCCACGTCGGCGCCGGCCGACCGCGCCGCTCTCGACTGTGCCTGATAGAGCCAGCGCCAGTCCTTGCCAGATGCCTCAAAATGCTCGTGCAGGGGCGGGCCGAAATGCAACAAGCACATGTGCTTCCAAAGAGCACGATCAGCAACGAGGAAAAGGTAACGCCGAGACGTCATCGCCAGGCGGGCCGCGACGTCTATGGACTCGCTTAAGCACAGCACGTGTAGGATCAGTTCGTCGGGGAGGCTGTCCAACGTCGCCATTGCTCTGCTCTCTTTTTCACCGTCTTTTGTTGTGTCTCGCGTGTTTCTCTTGAGCAGAGGATGGTTTCTCTTTGGGTCGTGCCGCAAAGACGGGCCTTTGCGCGTGACTGTTGAGCAAGCGCACTACGCCACCAGCAGAGAAAAATGCGGCGCACGCCCGACCAACCAAAAAAAAGTATGAAAAACAAAGAAAGACAATAAAACAAATAGGGTAGGGTCGCCCCGCTGCACTGTCCTTGGTGCCAGAAACTTTTTTTTTCTGTGCCATTGCCCAACGGCGCCCGAACCAAAGTATCGCGCAGCAAAAAAAAAGGATCCAGAAAGAAAAAGCCACACGCGCAAGAGGCGCCTCTGGCCGGCACTCGTTTTTTTCTTGTTTGTTTGTGGGCGAGTGCTGAGACATGGAAGATCTGCCCGACGAAATTCTCGCGCTCATTCTTGCCCTGTTGCCCTGCCCCGACCGCGCATGTGGAGCGATGGCGGTCTGCAAGAGGTGGCACGCTATCGGCGGCGACCCCGACGCCATGGGCCGACCTGTGTGCACCCGGCCAGAGTCTCACCCGCCGAGTGCGGATGGATGGTCGGCGCGCGACATCAAAAAGAGGCCGGCGGCATGTCGGCGCGCGCTCTGCCTTGGTCACATCGACTGTCTCTTTTCCATGCGGCCGCCGAATGGCTCGTTGGACGAGCAGCTGTGGTTATATGCCGGGATGTATCCGATCCCTGTTTCCACCTTGGATGCGCTCGATGGTGTGGCAAAGGGCACGGATCATTACGACGATCTGCTGGGGGAAGCCCTCGACCGTGGCGACATAGCCTGCACGTCGTGGCTCCTCAAGAGGGGCGCGCGTTTTGGCAACGTCAACGGGTGCGACTGCCACCCCTCGTGCAACCATCTGAGGAGCGCATGGGTGTGCGACAAGGACGTCGGCGGCCAGGCGCACGCGGCGTGTTTGCGCCTTCTTCTCGACGATGGCCAGCGTGTCGACACTGATGCATGCGAGCAGGCCGTCCACTCGGGCCACATCGAATGCCTGCGTGTTCTTTTCCAACACGGCTACACGTGCGAGGACACGTTGGCCGGAATCGCGGCCGAGCATGGACGGCTGGACGTGTTGCGGCTCATGCACGAGTACAAACACGAGTGGGGCGCGAGTGCGACACAGAACGCCGCCCTCGGCGGGCACATCGACTGCCTGCGCTACCTTTACGAGATCGGCTGTCCTTGGGACAAGTGGACGTGCTACAGGGCCGCGAGCAAGTCGAGCGTCGACTGCTTGCGCTTTGCACGCGAGCATGGATGTCCCTGGGACAAGATCGCTCTGGTGGGGGCTGCCTCAAATGGCAATCTGGAAACGATGACTTATGCACACGAGAACGGATGCCCGTGGAGCGGCCAGGTTTGCGTGGCGGCCGCGCAGCGCGGGAGTCTTGCTTGTCTGCAGTACGCGCGCGAGCACGGATGCCCATGGGACAGCGATGTCTGCACGACGGCGGCGCAATACGGACATCTCGATTGCCTGCAGTACGCACACGAGAACGGGTGCGCATGGGACAGCCAGGTTTGCGTGGCGGCCGCGCAATACGGACATCTGGACTGTCTACGCTACGCGCACGAGAACGGGTGCACGTGGAACACCCGGGTTTGCACGATGGCCGTGGATTATGGCCATCTCGACTGCTTGCAGTACGCGCGTGGGAACGGATGCCCATGGGATCGACATAACATCACCGAGCGCTGCGAATGCGCGCCGGGCTGGGGATGTCGGCGTATCTTGTGTCCCGGCAACGAGAGACGGCGCCTGCCCGGGCGGGCCGCGTGCATCGCCTATGTGCTCGCGCAGCAAGATTGACGGCACGGCGGGCAGCGCGATGTTGGTCGGTGCGGCCCGACGTCGCCTGGTCGACTAAATTCGATCCACTGCGGTTCGCCCACCAAAAAAAAGCGAGCGCCTGGGCAGTATGCGTGCCTTTTTGTGCGTGGTGTTTTTTTAAAGCGTAAATGCGGCGGGAGCAAAACCAAACAACATGTTCCCATATCTTTGACAAAAAAAAATATTGCGCCCATTACTGCGACATTTTTGGTCGTGTCGATAGGGCGCAACTGTTTGGGCTTTCAAAGCCCATTGCTTGTTGCCCAGTGCCGCGGGAGGCGGTCCAGTCTTTTGGGCCAATTCTCTGGCACCGCGCAGGTCGGCAAAGGCGCCACGCCGACCGTCGGCCTCTGGGTGAGCAGGCTCGATCGAATCGGTTTTTTCTCCTTGGTCCCACAACACAGGGCCGGTGTTGTTGGTGCGCGCCGGTCCACACCCGCCAGCGCCAGCAAAAAAAAAGAGATAGGCGAATAATGAAATAGGGATACTTTTATGACGACATGGCCGAAAATGGACAGTCGCCATCCGGTCGGACCAAAAGATCGTGTGGGCAATCGCTCACCGCCATAAAAAGGTCGTGCTGCTTCATATGGCGGTCCTATTCCCAACAGCATTGTCGAGCCACAGGACCAGACGAAAGAACAAAAAAGACCGCGCAGACATATGCCGTAGGCTTGGGCAGCCACCCATCCCCACCTCCTTTCCTAAAAGCGATGTAGGGGTCTTAATCTCATTGAAATTCCTCCTTTTGTGTGGAGGGATAGGGCGGAGTCTGAAATCTCAGTGACCATTGACCCCCTACATCGCTTTTAGGAAAGGGGGTGGGGATGGGTGGCTGCCCAAGCCTACGGCATATACACACATGGCAGGATTTATCATCGTGGCATTACAGGCGCGTGCGGGATGACCGCAGGACTCTGTACCGGAGGCGCGGCAGTGCTTTTGGGGCCTCGTGCGATGTGCCTCGTACCGTACGTCATCTCAATGCCAACGATCCTGGTCGGTCTACCCGGTGCGGGCATGCTTATGGCATTTCGTACCATGCCGCGCGCATTCCGTCGGCCCAGCGCCACCAACGGTTCACTTTGGGACGCGTGCCTTGTTGCAGGGGCGACGGGCGGATATGGTTTGGGCTGCCTCGGGGTCCTCGCCATCCCACCGGCGTGGGACATTGCATCGCGCATCAATCGGCCGCACAGAGAGACAACAAACAACTAGAGCACTCCCTGCCCACTTTTGTCCCAGTAATGCAGGCCAAACAAGGCCTTCTTACAAGAATTCTTTGTGATCGACATTATAATTCTTTGAAAAAAAGATTATATATATTCAATAAAAAAGGCTGTTGCGTTGGGGCGCATCGCAGGCAGCGAAAAGAACGCGGTTGGTCCGCTCTTTCCCCTTTGTTGCGCACAGCGCACCAGACCAACGCCGACCGCGTGCGTGCGAAAAAATGGCAGGGCCATGCGCGCCAAGTCCCCGTGGGTGGCCCACGAAGCCAGAGCGCGCATAAAAAGGAGACGCAACACCACGGTCTCCTGTTTTTTGCCTCGCCCTGCGCAACACCCCCACACTGACACCATGTGACACTTCAAATTGCCAGGCAGACACTTGCAAACGCATCCAAGAATATCAAGAGAAACATGTGCACGATCACACCCATCAACGCCATCAACGAGGCCGACGCAATTGAAGACGCACGTGGCCGCGGCGTGCCACATGCCGTGTTTTTCGACACCAGCGACAAGGTTGTCGTGTTTCCACACCACATTCCCGGATTCGAGGACAAGTTTGAGAGCGACTCCTTTGCGTGGGCCAGTGATTGCGGATGGACTAGCAAGTGCCAAAAGGGTGACAAGTGTGCCGCTTACGGTATGCTCCAGTCTATCGCGCAAAGGTTGCGCGCCAACGGCACCGACGCTCAGGTAGTGAGCGCGTGCGGTCATGACAAGGGCCATCTACACAGCATCACATTTGACGGCGGCGACAAAGCGTGCCCCACCAAGGACCGTAAAGTGCCCGACATTGCTCTTTGGATATGGTCCACCGAGGACGACCTTGTCTCCCTCTTGTGGGCTGATGCCAACGTGCCCCTCGCAAGCGCCAGAGGCTGATCTTGGCGGTCTTTCTCGGCGCAGGAATTTTCCCACCTGGCGCTTATGCGCTCTGACGTTGTTTGTGAGATTGGCCTCTGTGGTTGCCTGATCGTCCTCCTTGATGCTGGCAGGGACACTTGGTGGCAAAAATGGAACGAAACAGAAAAAGGACCTTTTGTCGATCATGCTGTTATTCTATGTGTTCTTTTTATTCTTGTTGAGATTAAAGGCAGTCGTCTGCGTCGCCGAATCTATCGACAACCAGCGGCGAGCACCATACAACAAGCGCGGGTCCCGAACTTCCAAAAAAAGGGGCAAAAGAGGGTCGTAAAAAGTCGGCCGAAAAAGTCTGCGCCTGTGCCTTTTTCTTTGATTGGAATCTGTGGTCACACGTGGGGTCGGGACACCTCTGTTGTCGGCACTATCACGCATTTTCAAATGGGAAAAACGAAAGGCTGTAAACAAACACCTTTTTGCAGCTTCCCTTTGACTTTTTATGGCCTTCTTTTGCCCCTCTTGAGGGTTCGGCGGCTGTACGCCACAGGCCCTTGACGGAAAAGGGCACGCCGCGGGGGCGTGCACGCATTCAGACAAATTTGGCGAGTAAAATCGTGAACGAGCCTATTGGACGCGAGGCAAGCAACGGCAGACACACGGCCAACGCTGTCGCGGCACAACTCGGCCAATAGAATAAAAATGGCTCCCAACTAGAGGGGGGGGGGAGGTGGGCACAACCACCGCGCGCACACATACACACATAATGAACGACCTGCCCGACGAGGTGCTGACTCACCTGGTCGCCATCGCGCCATCTGCAGTAGCCGACCTCGTCGCCGTGTCGAAGCGGCTCTGCCACATCGCGACGGATGACCTTTTATGGAAGGCCCTCTACGTTCAACGGTTCGGGCCTCCACAGTCGACGCGCTTTTTAGAGCACGGAAAAGGCTGGCGCTGGCTCTACCGCGCCCACTTGCCCGCAACCGACTTCGGCCACGCAGGCGACACCGCAGGCATGGTACAAAACGGAGACTTTGTTTATTCGGGCGATCTGATGGACGGCCTGCCACACGGTTGGGGAACCATGGTCCGTCGCACTCCGACACAGGAGGAGCCAGAGAAACGCACTGCACATGGTGGAGGTGTTCCCGATCGAGGTCCGCGCTTGCCCTTGTCTTTCATGTACAAGTGGTCTGGTGTCGAGTCGTACGAGGGCGAGTGGCACAGCGGGCGCTTCAGCGGCTTGGGCATCCTGGTTTACAGAAACGGTGATCACTACGCGGGCGAATGGAGGAAAGGAGTAAGAGACGGCCGCGGCGTGTACCATGCGATCGGGTGGCAGATCGACGCCGCGTGGTCGAACGACTTACTATACGGCGACTTTGTGGCAACTTTGGACGGATGCGTATGGACAGGCCGAGCCATAGGGTCCTCCTGCTCGCACCCAGTGTCTCTGGCGTGCACTGACGGCGCTCGCGCACGAGGCGACGTGTACAAAGGGCGCTTTAATGGGGTTGTACTCGCGACCTGTGCTGACGGCGCCCGCTACACGGGCAATTGTCGCTATGGCAAACCGCACGGCCTCGGGGCGCTGCTTTTGCCAGACGGAAGCCTGTACGAAGCGCTCTGGTACAAGGGCGCATTGTACGGCGCTGGTCTCGTGGTCTATCCCGATGGATCGCGATGGGAGGGCACATGGGAAGACGGACGACGCATTCATGGGACTTGTCACCATCGCGTGTCGGCGGCCGGTCCCGGCCCGTGTGCATGTCTGGCTTGCCTCGATGGATTGGGTGCCGGTGGTAGCGACGACCAACGTGTCGTACCCTTGCACTGGCCCACAGAGCATACCATGGACTTTCTCGATCGCGCCACATAGCATGGCACTTTTTCCCGATGAACAAGTCGAAAAATCTAACGAAAAAAAAAGAAAATAATCATGCTGCCTCCTCTCTCCCTCTGCGCGGCCTCGGTCGGCCAGCGGTCGGTCAAGGGGCCTTACGGCTCCCAAACTCTCAAAGGGAGCAAAAGAGAGCCATAAAAAAGATAAAAGCACATGTCCCAAAAGTGCTGCAGCCGTGCCTTTTTCTGCTTGTGCCGGCAGGCAAAGCAAAGCGTGAGACATGCTTAATGCCGGCAGGTGGACCGCGCGCCAAACACCAAAAAGATCGCTGTCGCAGACACAGCTTATGGCGGTTGGTTGACTTTCTGCGGCCTTTTTTTGCCCCCTCGAAAGTTCGGGGGCCATAGATGACCCGTCAGTCGCAGTTTGGTCGCATAAATTAAATCTCTGGACGACAAACAAACTACAATAAGAGGTAGAAAAATCAAGATTACATGCTGGGGACGCGCGTGGGTTAAACCCAATGCGCTTATCTCGGTTTACCTGTGAGCGCGAACCCGAATGCGACCAACTCGCGAATATCAGGTTTTATCCGGCTTTTTCGGTTCACTGCCGAAACTTGCAGCTTTCGGCTACCTCTCCACGGCGAGGGTGTGTGCAGGATCGATTCCTGTCGGCATTGGCAGGAATTGAACTTGTGTGTGTACTCGTCCCGATAGAGAGCACGAAAACGGCAGACTCGCAACGCATCATCCAAATTGTCGGATAAAACCTCCATATTGAACTCGAAGCCGAATACAAGTCAGCCGCATCCAGAGCCGCACTCGCGAATAAATCGAGATGAGCAAATCGAGTTCAGCATCGTATTTCAAAAAAAAATCATACGATGGACGAAACTTCAATGAGCAAGCCTTCAAGTGTAACTGTGCCCGTGTAGCGATGGCCATCGCTGTCGCCGTTGTATTCGCGGTCGTCCACTTCCCCATTCTTGTTGAGCCACTTGTCGAATGCGCTACTGCTGTCGATGATGATATTGCAGTCGTCCCGCTCGTCGCCGTTGCTCAGGATGATCTTCCAGTCATCGTCAGAGTGGAAGCGCGCATCGTCTTCATAGTCCGAGTTGGCGTAGCATTCGCTGGTCACCTTGATGGCAAGTGCGGCCTCGCGGTCGACGATCTTGACGCGGCGTCGCAGCAATGACCGAGTCTCCAGGTCCAAGCGTGTGTCGTCGCCGTCGCATACGCTCAACAAGGCAGAAATGATGGCGTCGTCCTTCTCCTTGATAAAGAACCAAGTGCGACAGGTCGGATCCGACATGCGGTCCTTCCACCAACTTCCTCGCAGACACTTGCCGTTGAGAATGGGCTCCACGACAGCCACCATTTCGGCGTGTGCGCGATCGTCGGCCGACTCGCGCTTGATACGCTTGATGTGCTCCTTGTGCTCGGCGATGGCGGCGTCGTGACGATCGAGCGCCTCACGCGCGCGCTTGCGGCCTGAAGCGAGCGTCTCGATCTCCCGGCGTTCAATCTCAATCACGGTCGGGTCCTCGTCGCGACGTAGCCACGCCACGATGTCGTCATGTTCGTTGATTCGAGCGTTGGCGACGCACGAGGCAACGTCGATAGGACATCCTTTGGCGTGGAGCCATTGCAGTACGGCGAGATTGCCCTTATCCGCGGCGGCATGCGCGTGCTCGGAGTTAAATGTGCAGCCGTGATCGTGGAACCACTGAAGTGCTCCCAGTTGGCCGCATTTGACAGCATCCATCACGCTGTCTGCGGCCCACTTGATGCCGCGTTCCAGCAACCAATCGAGCACGGCCGTGTGCCCCCCGCGAGCCGCCGCCTCGTAAGCGTACTCGTCGACCCACTTGCGATTGTCCACCACGAGCCACTCCAGGAGGTCAAGGCGACCGGTGGAGGCAGCCTGGTTGACGGCATAGCGGTCCAATTCGGCGCCGCGGGATACGAGCAATTTGAGCACCTCAAATTGGCCCGCCAGGATAGCCTTGGAGCAGGCGCTAAAGTATTTGTCCTTGAGCCCGAATCCGTCTTCCGTGAGGCGCTCGACGATGCGCACGTTGCCCCTTTCGATGGCCTCCTTGAGCGCCGATGAACGACCGCCCACTTCTGTCAAGGCCTCCATTTCGCGCTCAAAGTCATCCATGGGGTGCGTGTGTGTGCGCGCGTGTATCAAAAAAAAAAAGAAACAAAAAGAACGATGCCAATATTTATTTCTAGACAGCGTCCGATTCTTCTTTTTCATAACCAACCAGCACCTGGAATAGGCTAGCCAATTGCCATGAAGTGTCCCATCGCCGATTAATTCGACTTTCTCATACTTTTTTGCCATTTTTATCGCCAATAGCGCGAGGCGGGCTCGTTGGCCGGTGGCAGGCTGTGCGCAATCTGTGCGCGTCGCAATCCCACGGCCCGCGGGTTCGAATCTCACAAGTACCGGCTCCGAGCCGGATCGGCCGGCCAGCCCTGCTCTGAGCCAGGACCGATCCGGCCAGCGTTGGCCAGCGCCAGTCGGCGCTCTCCCCTGCTCGTGCCCGACCCCTGGCTGCAATCTATCGCGCAAACTCCTCAACGATTGTGAGCGACTGCCACGACCAAGCGGGTTATCACCGTCCTGGACAGTGCTCTCGTGGATGTCCTCACAAGTGTCGGTCTGGCCCCCTTGGGCGCCCGGGGGAAGCGCGCAGCCCAGACATACGAGACTCGGAATTGACGACCCCGCTGGATGTTTGTTACCACTTTTTTTAATATATTTATCTCTGAAATGGAACCTTGTTCAATCACAGCGGACAACGGGCCGACCGCCTTCTCATCTATTCTGGCGCCAGATTCGCGGGATCAGTGGGTGTAGGTGATGCTTGCAGGTTCCGGTCAGTCGTGTTTTGCCAGCTAGGTAATTTTTGTTCGGCCAGCGATCGGCTAACTGCAACCTAGTCAATGCCAGCGGGAACTGAACCTGCACGCACTTTTCCTAGAAAAATAGCACGGAAAACTACATGTCCTCAACCCGGAATCAGGAATTGTCGGACAAACCCGACATTCGGGATCGAGCCCAAATGTGGCCGCAAGTTGGTTGCATTCGGGTTAGGGTTCGGCTGCGCATCTTGAGCGTTTGCGCTATGTCCGCGAAAACGGCTGCCCCCCGGATGCCTTTACATGCCAAGGAGCCGCCTTGGACGGCCACCTAGACGCCTTGTGTTACGTTCGCGAGAACGGGCGTCTGTGGGACGCGTGCACATGCGCGAGCGCTGCTGCCGAGGACCGTCTCGATTGCCTAGAGCACGCACACGAGAACGGATGCCCATGGAACATGCGGACATTGATGAAGCGCCGCTTGTCGCGCCCACATCGAATGCCTGCGTTATGCGCACGACAACGGTTTGGCGCGGCCGGCGCGTTGGGACTCCCAGCTGCGGCACCGAGTATGGACAGGACATGAGCGCTACACTGACCGAAAGAACAGTATGAATGGTTGCGCTGTCTGCGACGCCACGCCCGGAGGGGAGGCGATCCAGATTGCGACACATGCCGTCGATCGATGCTAGGGCATGGCTTTGACGGGCTTTTGGACGATCGCTGCGATGATTCGATCCCGTGCCAGAGCCCGCCCGTAAAGCGCTTGCGCGTGGACTGACCCTCAATGGATCGCGGCAACCGCAAGGCTGCTGGTGCAATGATAAAATTCGAAAAAACAAATTTCCCCCTTTTTCCAATGTCTCGACGCGCGCAATGGGCGCTTTTTTGGCCCAACACCTCCGCGTGCCAGAAAATTGGTGCCAGGCGACCAGCGAGCGAGACAGGCCCAAACAGAGAATTGGCGTGCAGCGTGAAAGACAACGCCAAAATATATATTCCTATTTCGGTTGCTGGGCATGGCGCACTATCAAGACAAAAAGGGTTGTAGGGCGGCCAAATCGGTGCTGCGCCAATCACAGAGAATCCAACACCCAATAAGGACAAGGTTTTAAAAGTCGACAGCGCCACAGCCGACCGCTTCCGTCGGCCGGCCGGTTTCTTATCTAGAGGACAAAGGCAACCAAAGCCAGAGCGATCCCTACCTCGGCGCGCCCTAAAAATGGCAAGCGCGGATGGTTCGGGCGAGATGCACCTGGCTGACCTGCCCGTCGAACTGCGTTGTCGGATCATGAGTTTCTTGCCCACGCCAGACATACCCGCAGCACGGCTGGCCCACAGGTGCTTGGCCATCGAGGAGAGTGCCCTGGCAAGGGCCTCGCGCGAGCACGCCATTTGGCTGCGCACGAGTCCTGAGCGCGCCTGCACTCTAGGCCGCATCGACGTGGTGACCTACCTATACAGACGAAGGCGTATACCGCACACGATCAATCTCACCACCGCGGCCGTACTCTCGGGTAGCATGGACATGGTCAAGTTGGTGCGCCAAAGGTGCCCGCTCTGGAACGAGGAGGTCGCACTCGCACGGGCACTTACCTGCCCCAACCCACACCTCGTTTATGCCCTCTTGTCCGAGTGCACGCGCGCCGATATGAGCGCATTTGCCGTGCACGCCGTCAACGCCCAACGCGATGACGTCATCGATTGGCTCATCTTGACCGACCCGCCTGGATGGCGCACCGACAGGCTGCTGACGCGAGCCATCGAATGCGATAATGTCCCTGTTGTGCGGTCCATGTGTTTGCCAGGCGCTGCCCAGAAAAAGAATCGCCAGTGCGCCTTTAACAAGGCCGTCGCTTCCGGCAGCCTCCGGGTTGCCCAGTTTCTGCACGACCTCGGTGATTGCTACGCCGAGTGGTCTACGCTTATGGGCGTCAGGAGGTCCTCCTCGGCGGTGCGCTTCCTCTTGTCGCTGCCGGGACACAACGCCAAGGGTCTGATGTACCAGGAACGCACATCCATGGACGTTTTGCGGCTGCTGTGCGACGCCTACCCCGAACCCTCGAGGCAGACACTTCTCAACAAAGCGCCATCAATCGAGGTGGCGTATTATGCCTGCGAGATCGACCCTCATGTCGACCTCGATCAGGGTCTCGACGCCGCCGCCGCCGACGAGAGATTTGACGTTGTGCGCTTTCTCTATTTCAGGGGTGCGCGCATCGAGCCGGCAATCTGCCGCAACAAGGTGGCCGGGCGACCAAAGATCGTTTACACCCTTATGGGCATCGTGCGCGATCACGCGGGCGACAATGCGCGCCGCTCGCCACCGCACCGCCCGACATAGCGCCAAACAGGTCGCAGCCACGTTGGTCGCGTACCATTCTTTTGTGTTTGTGTGTTCTCGCAACAAAAAAAACGATAAGCATTGAATTTGGTGGTCGTGCGGGGGCGTGGTGGGCGCCATGGGTGCGCGTCGCTATCCCTGGCCTTTGGTTGCCTTTTAGGCCAAAGGGCAATGCTGTTGTGCATGTCGTCTATTTTATTGTGGGCTGCAATCGCAAAGTGCCGTTTGTGGATGTGGACGGGCGTCTGTTTGTCTCGGCATCGGGTAACGGCTAGCCAGTTCGGCCAAGGGCCTAGCTAACCGGCTATGGGCACATACAAACCGCCGGCAGGTGTGGCCCGCCAGCGAACCGCCTGCGATTCGCGCCCAAACTCGCGGCAACTACAGACGCGGCGAAGCCGAACGTGGATGTGGTCCTCCGTTCCCCCCCCCCTCCCCCCCCCCCAAATAACTAACTCGCCCACATCATTTTTTGTGAGTGTACTGCGCAGTTGTATTTTTTTTGTTCTTGGCAACTCGCGTCTGACCACGGCCCAGAGCAAAAGGGACGGCGCATAGGACAGTTTGTGGTCCCACTCTGCAGACGTCGCCTGGTTGGACAGCGACAGACATACAATACCCACAACGCGCGCACCATGCCTCTTTTTTGCATCCGTTGTCTCGCGGGCCAGTAAGAGGGTGTCCTTGCGCTATCTGTCCTCATAGTAGGCACGGCGCAGGTCGCCAACCTCACGCCCTCTGTAGTGCAGACCGTCAGACGCTTGCGCCAGTGCGGTCCCGTTCGGTCGATCGTACGCCCGCAGTCCCGGCCGTGGCACCGGCGTCGGCTGCAAGACGGCCCGCAGCCCCTGGTCCTGCGCAATGGCCTGTCTCCATTGTTCGAAAAGGCCCGCCGTGTTCGGACCCTGCTGGAAGCTGTGTTGTGGGTCTGGCCTGTAGCCCCGCTGGTCTCTTGGCGTGTAGTGCATTGGACCGGTGATAGCGTGCCGCATTGGACGACGCCGTTCTGCCGGCGCCGTTGGGCGCGGAGGCGGTTCAAGGCTGAGGAGGCGCCCCACGGGACCCTGAGAGACCACGATATCGCCCTCTCCGGCGCCGAGCGTCGTGGGGTTGGTGCCGCAAGGGGCCAGGCGCGTCAGGTTGACTGTGTGACTGCCCCTGGACGCAGCGTATACCCCGTATCCGTTGTTCATCGCGTCGTTGAGCGAGTAGTAGCCGCACGTTTGGCCGTCGTCGTACGCGGGAGAGGCTTGGCGGCTTTGCATCTTTGGCTGGATGTCACAAGGCGCTTTCCTGTACAAGACGCAGACTTGCAATCGTACGCGACACCAAAGTAGGCGGCGCTGGCCCTAGACCGTGGCCAGCCGCAACTGCCGTGGTCGCCGGTTGCGGCTGGCCCCAAGCCGTCGATATAAGGGAAAAAAAAGAGCAAACAAACACTGCGCGAGCCAATCCGGGAAAAAATGCACACGATTTCTGAAAAACGACAGCAACAACAACCGCAACCGCACTTGGACCGGACCCGCACGCAGCCACGACGCAGTTGGGCACAAATTGCCCATGTTATGTTTAGCGGCGACCTGCTTTAATCGACGGCTCGTGGCCGACCGACCGCTGTCGGCCGGCCGACTTGCGGCCAGCCGCTACCGCCCGTGCCGGCGCTGTCCGCACCCGTTGCTGGCGGTGGACCAAAAAATGCGCTTTGGGCGATCAGTAGACGGAAAAATCATTTGTGCGGGGTGGGTTGCGCGGTCAAAACTATATATTTTTAAACTTGCCGAGCGCGAACCTCGTCGATAAGGAAAAAGGGCGCTGGGCAAAAAAAGGGCGGTGTGTTCTGCCTGTTCCACCGGCATGTTTTTTTCTGTGGGTCAGTTCGCCGCTGGCAGGGCGACGTTCCTGAGGCGTATGCGTGTGTGTGTGTGTCATCCGCGATTGCGCTGGCGTGGCGGTACAAGACACAACCAAACATGATGCGCACTTGCGACGTAGATACGGTCACCTGAACCCCCAAAGGGGCCGAGTAAACCCATAAAAAGTCGGGGGGGGGACTTACCAAAAAATGTCCGGGGCAGTTGTTCCGCCTGTTTGGGTAATGCACAAAAGTGCCGACAGCAGGCATGCCTTGTCCCTTGTGGTCTGCGATTCTCTAAGCAGAAAAAGAAACAACGGGACGTGGACGCTTTGAGACGCTAGTTCGACTTTTTCATGACTTTATTTCGCCTCTTTTGAGAGGCTGGGGGCCGTAGGGATCGACAAGCAGGCTACATCGCGGCGCCTTTGTTTCCGACGGCAACACCGCGCTGGTGCGGGCCGAGTGCAATTGTATGCGTGCAGCACCGGGTCCTTCTTCCCTGTCTTTGATCCTGTGTGCGACGCCCTCGTGTGCTGGCCGACCAGTGCGTGTTTATGAAAAGAAAAAAAAGATCTGCGTTCCCAACACAAAAGAAGACGGGCAACCGCAAAAGAAAGAGGACACAAACACTGTGCGCTCGCGCCACTAGACCAATCCCGGGCGAGTGCGCGACGCTCTATGCACGGCCACGGCACGCACCCATCTGGGTCGTCCCGTGATGATCGCGCACGACCTTTTTTCCCTTGTAAGAAAATGCACTCCACGGACGGGCCGAGCGGGACGACCACCGGTTCAACAAGGGATGCCCCGCACTGCAAAAAGTGACGACCAACAAAAAAAAAGGATGGGCTCGATCCGCGACCGCAGGGTTTAGCAGGCTTTCAGACACCACGGTCCTTGCCCGTTTCTGACGCCGTGCGGCACCGATCGACCACCACGAGGAGTTCTTTGCCGGGCATCAACAAACAAACAAACAAACAAACAAACGAATGAGGACAGGAATCGAGGAACGCCAAACGCCGGAAAAAGGCCTATCTCTTTTCTTGCTCGCTGGGACGCCCTGACAACAAGGCAGACCATTATGACGGTAAAGCATGTGATCACGGCGCCATCAAATCGCCACAGGACTCGACAGAGACGACGGCACTGGCGCGTCGTGCGGCGCACGTGCACGTCCCACCAGCGCACGACCCTATCCCGTGGTCTTTGACGTAGGCTGCCACGAGCGCGCCCTCTTGCCAGAACCCGTTCAGCGTCGAGCCATCATCATAGGTCGAATCACCAGCGCCATGCGCGCGGTCGTAAAGCCACGAGCCTCTATGTTGGATGCAGCCGACGCACGCACGCCTGTCGATCGGTCCGATCCCATCCTGCCGTCGGTACTCTTCACGACCCGGGGTTGTCCATGTCGACACACCATAGCCGTGCCTGTCGCCGTCGCTCCACTCTCCCTCGTATCGGTTGCCATTGTGCCATACCATTACTCCGTTACCGTGCATCTTGCTGTTGCGCCACGAGCCCACGTATCGACTGCCGTTGGCCCATGTGTAGACGCCATGGCCGTGTCTCTTGTCGTTGGCAAAGTCGCCCTCGTAGCGGTTGCCGTTCGCCCATGCCATCACGCCGTAGCCCTGCCTCTTGCCGTCGCAGTAGTAGCCCTCGTAGCGCTCACCGCTGTGCCACTCGGCGACCCCGTAGCCGTTCCTGCTGCCGTCGCGGTATTCGCCCTTGAAGCGCTCGCCGTTGGGCTGCACGGAAACCCCGAGACCGCATCTTCTGTCGTCGCGGAATTCGCCCTCGTAGCGGTGCCCGTCGGGGTAGAGAGTGATGCCATATCCGTGTCTCTTGCCGTCGAGAAAGCCGCCCTGATAGCAGCGACCGTCGGGCCACCAACGTACACCGGAACCGTTCCATTGGTTGTTCTTGTAGTCGCCTTTGTATGAACCGCTGCAAGGCCAGGTGTAGACGCCATAGCCGTTGCCATTCGAGTCGCCCGTATACGTTTCCCCGTTGGAACGGAACACACTGGTGCAGCCGGCAAGGCGATCGTCTACCCACATGCCGACGTGCACCTGGCCGGTCGCGCGGTCGGTTTGCGTGCCGTGGCCGCATCGCATCCCTTTGTGCCAGAGGCCCTCGTGGTTCCACCCTGCCGAGTCGATGCGCGATCCGAAACCGTGCGGCAAGTCGTCCTCCCACATCCCCTCGTGGCGTGAACCATTCTTGTACACGCGGCGGCCGAACCCGTGCATCAACCCGGCCCGCCATTCGCCCTCGTAGCGCGGCTCGTCGGCGGGTCCCGCTTCAGCAACAGTCGAGCGGCGCCGCAGTCGGAGCGTGGTGCCGGGCGCCCGCTGATGAGATGGGAGGCAGAGTGCGAGACCATACCCGTGGGGCAGTCCGTCCAGAGTGTCGCCCCAATAGATGCGGCCACGTGTCACAACGCCTCCTACGTCGGCACCGACTGGTCGAGGCACCCTTGACTGTGCCTGATAAAGCCAGCGCCAAGTCTTGCCCGACGCTTCAAAATGGCGGTGGAGCGAGGAACCAAAATGCAGCAGGTACAGGCGCTTCCACAAGACGTCATCACTGGCGAGAAAGAGGTAACGACGGGATGACGCAGCCAGACGCCCAATAACGTCTGGAGACCCGGCCACGCAGAGCATGTAAAGGACCAGTTCGTCGGGGATAGCATCCAGTGTTGCCATGTAGCCTTCTCCTTTCCCTTTTGATCTCCTCTGCGTCTTTGATTGTTGTCCGCTTGTCGTCGGTGCGGTTTTGTCTTGGAGGTTGTGGCGCCTTCTCTCGTATGGCCTTTTGGCACCAAAAAAAAGACATTGTCCAATGGCGTGAACCGGTATTTTTTTTGGAATGAAAAGGGAGAAAAATGGTGCCGTGTCGTTCGTTCTTGTCTCAGTGGCCCGTTGTGGGGTGCGGTGAGGAGACAAAACCGCATCCCGTCGCCAAAAGGTCGGATTAGCCAGGACACAACGCACAAATCTTGCACTCTCCAAAGGGGGGGGCGGGGTGGGCAAAAGGAGCCTGCGAAAAAGGACCAAAAAGGCATTCCAAAAAAATGCTTGCCCCACGTGCCTCTTTGTCTCTTTTTCTCTCTGATCGCGAGCCATAGACGGCTGTGTCGCGCCTGCTGTCGACAAACGGGTTTCCTTTCAAAAACAGCCAAAAACTCGCTGTTGTGGCCGTGATCGGAGCACGCGGTTGGCTCTCTGTGGCTTATGTTCCCTGGCCCTCTCGGACAATGTGGTAGGTGAGCCGGGCGGTTACCGCGCTAGGCCGAGTTTTACCCGCGCGTTCGTATTGCCAAATAATGGATGCACATGCGAGTTGCCCGAGGCGCGCAAGCTGCCTACGGGGCAACAATCGCTACTTTTTCTTTACCGTTATATCAACTTTATTTGCGGTCGAAAAAAGTGTCGCCGGCTTTTGGTACCTCACCCAAGAGACCGCGCCATCGACCGACTCTTGGTTGGTGTCGCCTGGCGTTGGTGGCACGCCAGCGGCCGCGCCCAGACCGCCAACACTGGAAAAAAAATGGAACGGTCTTTGTGACCATAAAGAAGGAGGCCGCTCGCTGTGGGGCCGGCATCCTGGGCGATGCTCGGCGTGGCGCCGCGGCGGGCATGAGCGCCAAGCCTGTGAATTGCACGGGTCATGGAAGAAAGCAGCCGCAGCCACCAAACCGCCAAAAGGCCGAAGTGGGGTTTTTGAAAAAAAAAAGTCAATGAGGCGCCGCAAAGGCGCTTGCGAACCGCCGTTTTGTCTGCGTGGCGAATGTGCAAGCGCCAACGGCAGGCACCTTCCTCCCTCTCATGTCCACAACGGCCAAGCAGACAAACACCAGGCCACACAGTCGCCCAAAGGGAGCAAAAGAAAGTCACAAAAAGTCAGAAGGACGTCGTAAGCGGCGTTGTTTGGTTTGCTTGCAAGTGGTATACATATTGGCGAGCGAGCCATGCCTGCCGCCGGCACTTTCACGTGCGCCCAAATAGACAGAACAGCCGACTGTAGACACTTGTTGGCGGCTCTGCGCTGACTTTTTTATGGCCTCCCCCTCCTCCTTTGGCTCCCTTTTTCGAGATTGACGACTGCAGGCGCTTCCGCGGCATCGCTCCGGCTATCGATTTTTTTTATAACAACCCTATTTCTTTTGCCATAGAGCAGTTTGTGGCTTTGACTGCGCGCCAGCCTTTCTAGGGGCGGCCCTGCACAACAGGTCCCATCCGGTAGTCTCTGATTGTATTGGAACCTGCAGTTTCCGCGCTGTGTCATCAGGGTAAAGCGTGCGCGGTTCAGTTGCCCCCGCCGCCGGTCGATTCGCATTTGGCTGCTCCTTTGGTCAGGGCGGGGACCATCCGGTCAGCCAAACACGGCCGGCTGGAACTCGCGAGCACTAGCTGCAAAGCCTCCTCCTTCTCCTTCTTCTTCACTGCGGGCCACCCAGAACTTTTTGTGCGATCCCTCTCCCCGCAGCATGGCGTGGGCAAGTCTCAGTTGTCCGGCTCGGTCGGCCGCTAATGCGCACCGGCCCACGAGATTGGTCCCAAACTTTTTTTTTCGCATTTCTTTTCCTATTGGCCTGGCGGTGTCGTCGCATGAGAGGGCAAGGTCGCTGTTTGTCTGTCTGTATTCTCTTGTGCCATTTGTACTAACAACGAGGCGATCTCACCACGCCAGGCTAGATTACAAACGGCAAGGAGGAAAAAAAGGCCATCGTGCACAGGCGCAGAATGGAGGGCGATGATACGACATGCACCACGACGGCAGAGGACCTGCCATGCGAAATGCTATCGGCCATCCTCGCCCGCTTGGAGGCGTGCGATCAGTTTGTGTGCGCCCTGGTGTCGCCTCTGTGGAGGGCCGTGGCTTTGGAGAACCTGACGTCGAGCAAGCGAGGCCAACGCCAAACGGCCAAGAGACGCACGTTCTTGGCAGAGGCCGCGCGCGCCGGCCGGATGGACCTGGCGCAATGGGCCGTCGGCGCCGGATGTCCATGGGATGACGACGCATGTGTCGAAGCCGCGCGTTATGGCCATCTGGAACTGCTTGCGTGGATGCAAGCGGCCGGGTGCCCCTATTCTGTCGACCGATGTCTGGTGGCGGCCGCGGCTTCGGGCAACACCGACCTCGTGGTCCAACTGCTGCGGCGCCAACCCTCGCGGCGTCCCAAGCACCGATGCGAGGAGCGCAAAGCCGAATACGAAGCCGCCCGTCATGCGCTCCGACAGGCGATCAAACAAGCCGCTCTTGGTGCACACTACGAGACCCTATCTACGCTCTCGATCGACCTTCGCGCCAACGTGCGCTGGGCATGGCACGTTGCCTTTGGCACGGGCAATGTCGTTCTTCTTGATTGGCTGTTTGATCGGAACCACAACGTGCCCGCGTGCGCGAGCAGACGCGCGGCGAGGCACGGCCACACCGAGGTCATAGAATGGTTGCTCGGGAAGAACAGGCTGGACAAACATGACGCGTATAGGGCAGCGCTGGTTGCCGGCCAGGGCCATATTGTGGAACGTTTGCACAGCGATGACGTGGCCACTCGCTGTGCGGGCATTGGAGTGATGCGCCGTAGGGGCCTCGACATTAGCGCAACGCCGTTCCCCCGACCGCCGCCGTCGCGATCTCTGCTCTGGCGTCACATGGCTTTGGAGGCAGCGCGAAACGGCCGCCTCGACGTCATCGCGTGGCTCGATGAGCCCCGCCTTATGCCCAAGACACTCACGCTGGCTGCCGCCTACGGAGGACACACGCACGTGCTCTCGTGGGCGCACGCTAACGGCGTCCGGTTTAGCCCGTTGACGACCGCCATCGCCACCGTGCGCGGCCACGACCAAGCCGCACAATTCTGCGAGGAGACGGCTCGCGTCAAGATGCGTTGGTGGTTCAACGAAGTCGTGTGGCGCGGCAATGTGCTGGAACGCGACAATCTGTCATATGGACCTCCTTATCTCCCCGGCTCCGACGCCGCGCCGTTTCGGTTTGGCCGGCACCGGAATGTGGTCGCCATGGCCCTGGAATACGGGGATGCGCGCGTCGCGGTGCATCTCGCCGAGCGACTTCCCGACGATCGGCTAGTCGGCAACGAAGCGCTCAGTCTCGCCATGGACACACGCAATCCGCGTGTCTTACTGCCATTGTTGAAAAAGACCGCGTACGACGAGGACAGCTGGTTGTGGCGTGAGGCGGCATCTAGATGCAATGTCGTCGCCATCAAGTGCCTCTTGGGTACAGAGGCACCCAGACTACGGTCGGGGTCCTGGACGACAAACGGAATCTTTTGCCGCAGCGCCCTCTCGCTCTACGGCTGGCGCCCTATCTTGGAGTTTATGGTGTGGAGAGGTCTGCTGCCTACACTAGACACTGTGATTGAACTCGCCAATGACTACCGCGCGGCCGTGCAGCGCGTTGCGCTGTGGGTCGCCGAACGCGGCTGTCCCTGGTACGATTTCAGGCCCAGAGAAGAATCCAGAACGGATTGTGCGTTGCGCATCGTCGAACTCGTGGCGATGAGTGCCAACGACCCGCTCGTGCTCTCGCGCTCGCCGGCCTCGCCTGCATGTCCGTCGTCGCGACTCCCATCCTCCACGCCACTTTGATTGGCATAGGTCCCAACCATTTTTTGCTACAAAATGTAGAGCATAAAGGCAGTCCACAAAACCTTTTGCTGGTTGTCTTTTTTTTATTTTTTTTCCTGCTGCGGGCAGGTGCGGCACGAGCGGGATTTTTCAGCATGCGCTGCCATGGCGCACAGTGGCCGGCCGACAGCCCGAAAAAAAAATGATCAAAAGAGAAGGCCACCCAGCGCCACGCCGATCGCACGCCATGATAACGTGCATTTTTTCTCATTGTTTTTTTTGACATTGAAAAAATGGAGTGCGCATGGTTGCCGGGCCGTGCGTTAGCCGGACGATTGGCGGTGGCGAGGGCATCCAATGACACGCACCCAGTTAAACATGTCGGTGCCGCACCACTCGGCGGTCCATCGGCACGTGCACTCATCCCAGGTGCATCCGTTGGCAATGGCCCACTTGAGGACATGGAGGTAGCCTCTAGCGGCGGCTGTCGAGCACAGGCCGTCATTCAATGGGTGCCCGTTGGCCTTGATCCACTCAAGCACACGCAGGTGACCATTAAAGGCCGCCCATGAGTATGCTCGCTCGTCCCACTGGCAGCCATTCGCGACGGCCCATTCGATCACGTTGAGATGGCCTCCCGCGGCTGCAGAAGAACACACTTGATCGCTCCACGGATAACCGGCGGTACGCACCCACTGTAGTACATGTAGATGGCCGCCAATGGCCGCATACGAGCATGCCTCGCTGTCCCATGGACAACCGTTGGCTGTGGCCCATTGGAGAACGTCGAGATGGCCGCCGGCGGCTGCTGTGACACACGTGCGGCTATCCCAAGGGCAGCCGTTGGCGCGCGCCCACTGGACGACGTTGAGATGCCCGCCGTGTGCGGCCGACCCACACACGCTCTCGTTCCACGGACAGTCGTTCACGCGTGCCCACTGTAGCATCGCGAGGTCGCCCCGCTCCGCAGCGAAGCTGCACGTCGTCTGGTCCCACGGGCAGTTGCGGGAGCGCGCCCACTTGAGGATTTCCGCGTGTCCACCACGGGCGGCGCCGGCACATGTGGACTCGTCCCAAGGGCATCCATTCTCGTGGAGCCACTGAAGAATGTCCAAGTGACCACCGCGGGCGGCGCTAAAGCAAGTCACGGCGCCCCAAGGACAGCCGTTGGCTCTGGCCCACTGGACAATATGCAAGTGACCTTTACGAGCGGCGTTCGTGCACGTAGACGCGTCCCACGGGCAACCATTGGCCCGACACCACTGGAGAACTTCCAGGTGGCCCGCCGAGGCGGCCGATGCACAAGTCTCGCTATCCCAATCGCATCCCATGGTGCGAGTCCATTCCAACACGGTGCGGTAGCCGGCACCGGCCAGAACCGCGGTATAGTCGCATGATCGGCTGTAGGGGTTGCACGTTCTATCGTAGCGCCGCCCCTTGGTTGGCGGGCGCAGCGCCCGGTCGGCAGAAACGGCGTGCCATCTACGGCACACGAACGGCACAACAGGACGCATCGGTCGTTCGATCTTGCTCAGCACGATGGCGAGGATCTCGTCCGGTAGGTCGTCAAGTTGTGTGCGAATGCATTCTTGTGCAGCAGCCCTATCCGGCTCTGTGCGGCGACGCTTTCGGGATGCCGGGTTGGAGTCGGCGTTGCATACCGATACCTTGGTCTTTGTAGCGGTAGTGCGCACTGTGCCTTGCATGTTTGTGTCGGGGTGTGCGCTGCCATTGTGGCAGTCGGCTTGGGTGACCGCCACCGCCGCACTGGTGACGCCCAATCGTGGCACTTCGATAGCCGGAGTTTTGCTCCCCAGGGGATTCTCCCTTGCCATTGACGGGAAAAATCAGCATCATGATGTCGACAAGAATGCTGTCGGGGGCCACTTTGAAGGGCGACCAGGTCGGTGTTGCGAGACACACAGGCGACAGATAAACTCACCGGTCGACGAGAATCTTGTTCGTCCAGCCCTGTTTAAAAAAATGCTCCGGCTCTCGATGTGCAGCGCCATTTTCGTGCGAGGGTTTGCATACGATGCGTGTTTTATTCCGTCCTGCGAATCACCGCCCCCCCCCCAAAGAAAAAAAGAGGGACAGCCAGCACCCGGTGTAACACGGACGGTGTTGCGCGACACATTCACGAAAGGGGGGGCACAAGCGTGAGGCCCGCCCCGTCTTCTTTCCCTTCACTTTTTGCAAGAAAATGCATTGCCAGTGCGAACAAAAAATCCACGCTTTTCTTTCTCCTTTTGGCGATGGGCGCTAGCCATGAGACCGCCAAAGGCGCCCGGTCGCATGCTGTTCTTTTGTTGGTGTTTATTTGTTTCGATTAACTCTTTTTTTTCGCTATTTTTCTGATCTTATCAACCGCCTCAGTCCAACGAGGGGTAATGAGGGCACGCGTTGGCATCGAGCCAGGCAACGACAGTCGGTTCTTTGGCGTAGAGGCAGATACTTGGATGCAAGACACTATGCCAATTATTGTGAATCCATACCAAGAGGTCGAGGTGGCCCGCCTCAGCGGCGTTTAGACTGATCCATTCATTCCACTCACAGCGCTCTGCTCGCACCCACTCGACAATGTCGGGGTGCCCCTTGCTGGCGGCCCGTGAGGCGACCGTCCATTCCCACGGACAGCCATTCGCATGCGCCCACTGGATGATGTCGAGGCGACCAGAGTTGGCCGCGCGAGCGCATATGTCCACACTCCACGAGGCTCCGTTTGCGCGCGCCCATTGAAGGATATCGAGACGACCGCGCTCAGCGGCAGCGCACATCGTCGCTCGATCGCATGGGCATCCATTGGCGTGCGCCCACTGGAGGATATCGAATCGGCCGGCTTTGACAGCCAAAGCGCACGTGCTTTCGCTCCACGGGCACCCGTTGGTACGTGCCCACTTGAGCATCTCAAAGTCGCTGCGCTCGGCGGCATGGGCGCATGCCCAGTTGTCGCATGGACAGCCGTTTTCTCGCGCCCACTTGAATAGCGCAAAGTTGCCGTATCTGGCAGCAGCGCGGCACGTACTCATGTTCTATGGGCATCCGTTTGCTCTGGCCCACGCAAGGACGCTGATGTAGCCCACGGCGGCCAGCGCAGTGCAGTATTTCGCGGGCTCATGCCGCTGGCGGCTGGAGAGTGGGTTTTCCGCCGAGGGGCGGGGTCGCTCGGCAAACACATCGCGCCACCTGCGACACACAAACGGCACCACAGGACGCATCGGTCGCTCGACATTGCTCAGCACGAGTGCCAAAATTTCGTTGGGCAGGTCATCGAATTGCGGGCGAGTGTGTTGTTGTGCGTCCGTCCAATCTGATTCAATGCGCCGGCGCTTTCGAGGCGCTGGGTTAGGGTCGGCGTCGCATGTTGGGGCCTCTGATTCTGTTGTCCTGGAGCGGATCGTGCCTCGCGTCTCTGTATCGTGCGTGCGTGTCGAAATCATAGCAATTCGTTGTGGAGGAAAAAAAATAAAGACCGCCAACGCGTTAACGTCCGTTGTTGTCATACACGGACCAATTGTATTTCTTTTAAAATTTTATGTGGCTGGTCTCTTTTTCGTGCAGCGAATCATCCCGACCCGCCAAAAATAAAAACCGACGCTCAGGCGCACAAGGGCAAAAAACAGAGGCCAACCCCGCAGCCACCGGGAGGGACGAGACAAAGAAAGAGGCACACGGGACCACCGCCCAAAGCCTGGTCGCAATTCTTCTTTTTCCCTTTAAATCCACATTGCCGCGGAGCCAAGTCGCGATCTCGGACGAAAAGCGCGCGCGCGAGAGAGAGAGGTACCAAAGGGATTCGGAAAAAAGAATGAACCTGCCAGTTGAGACTTGGGCGGCTGTCTACGCCCATCTGGACGCGGCGTCAGCCGTTGTGTTTCCGTTTGTGTGCCGTGCCGCGCGAGACGGCCGGTTGTGGGCGCGCACCGGCAAGGCGCAGCGCGACATCTCGGCCCTCGGACCCGACGCGCCCCGCGTGTTGTTTGCCATCAGCACGCTGGCGGCGCGAATCGCGCAGTCTCGCACGGCGCTGGCCCATGCGCGCACGCTGGCGGCGGCGGGAAGCATCGCACTGTGTGAGTGGGCGCGGCGCAACCGATGTCCGTGGGACGCCTCGGTGGCAGCAGCGGCAGCCGGCGGCGGCCATTTCGACCTTCTGGTTTGGCTCTATGGTCAAGACTGCCCCATGGACGAGTCGGTCATGGCCGGGGCGGCGGCGGCGGGGCACATAAATGTGCTCGAATGGGGCCGTTGTGCCGGTTTGCCCTTTGGCAAGTCGGCCTCGCTAGACGCAGCGCGCTGTGGGCAATTGGACGTTCTTGTTTGGCTGCATTCAAACAGATACCCGCCCCATCCGAATGCCACCTCGCAGGCAGCACGTGCTGGTCGCCTCGATATTCTTCAATGGGCCAAGCGTAACTCGTGGCCGTTTTCGGACGCGGTCACAAAGAGCGCTGCTGAGGGCGGCCATCTCGACATCATCAAGTGGCTCCACGCCGAGCGCCTCACGCCGTACCTTGACGTGATCGGCTGGAGCGCTACGCGAGGCGGGCACATGCACGTGCTCGCTTGGGCGCACGCTACAGGTTACGGGCTGTCGAGGGTGTGCGGCGCGGCCGCGCGTTACGGACGCTCGGACATCTTTGGCTGGGCACAGAGCAACGGGATGCGCACCGACACACGAACGTGCCAGCGCGCGGCGCGCGGCGGTTGCTTTGAGATTGCCAAGTCGCTGTTTGAAAGGGGGAACGACCGGTGCGCACAAGTATGCGCCCAGGCTGCGCGTGGCGGCCACTTTGCCCTTCTCAAGTGGTTGCGTGACCAACGCTGTCCATGGGACGCAAACACATGCTATGGTGCCGCACGCTGTGGGCGTCTCGACATACTCGAGTGGGCGCGTGCCAATGGCTGCCCATGGAATGGTCAGGCGTACGCCGCGTGCGTCCGCGGCGGCCATGTCAAAGTGCTCGCATGGCTCTATGCTAACGGCTGTCCTTGGGATCACTGGGCGCTGGACTGCGCGGTCGACCGCAGCGATCTGCCCATGTTTTGGTTTGCCGTCGCAAATGGCTGCGACATGTGGAATCACACAATCAAAAACGCGATCGTCAAGGGCATGTGGGACTTTGTCGTCTGTGCCAGGGCACACGGGTACGAGTGGGATGGCGCGAATCGGTCCCTCGCCGAGGCCGCCGGCTACTTTGGCGTCATTTCCCACGACGACGACTGCGAGGCCGGATACGCGCGCCTTCTTGGACGCAAATAAAATTTATCCTTCCTTCCAAAAATTTGTTACTTTTTTTTTGCTTGGTCGATTATACGATCGTGAGTCCCGGCCGAGCCTTTTTTCCTCGAACGGCGTCCTTCCTAATGCTGGTTAATGGCCAGCCGACCCATGGCCGGCCCACTCCCAGTCGGGCCGGGCCGCGGCCAACTCGATCCCCGTCGGGGATCGAACCCGCCAACACTATTTTCCGAATACCGAAATAAATCATGCACAAAATGCGCAACCAGTCGCATTCGGTGCCGCCTTCGCGCTCGCGTTTTGTTTAAACACATTTTGTGCACGATTTATTCGACACCCAGGAAAACAGTGTTGGCGGGTTCGATTCCCGTCGAGGTCGGCTCGGCCGCGACCCGGCTGGCTGGCCCAAAACCTGCGGCCAGCTGGCCAGCCGCTAAGCCACGAGCCATTGGCATAGCACTGGTCCTCCCCCCCCCTTTTTCTATGCTCATCGCGGTGCGACTCGCACTCTTGCGCCGTGTCCCGGCGAGGCGGCCCGCCTCCTCCAGCATTGTGGCATATGGGGCGACATGCAGGTTGGCCGGCCGAAAAAATGTGTCTCCCAATTTCACCGACTTGTTCAAATCAAAGATTTATGTCGCGGCGGTGCGGCGAAAAATCGTCCCTTTGACAAAAGGCCGTCTGCGCGCCGCCGATAGCCTTTTGGGTCCATGAGCCAAACTTGCGGCAGTAGGAAAAAAAGCGTCTGCGCATTCTCGTTGACGGCGCGACCTCTGAAAGCGCCCCCCTCCTTTTTCTTCCCATATCTCTTTGGTTAGTGCCGCAAGCGCACACAGGTCTCCATAGACAACCTGCACGCAAGAGCCCGAATGCCGCCTGACTGCGCTTTCGCCCGAATTGCGTGCGATGATACTATCTCAGATCGATAAGCTATCTGATCTTGGCGCGCTCGCCACGGCATGGCCTGGTGCTCTCGTCGAGCCCATGTGCATTGAGATCGCATCCCGCTGTCGCCCAAGTGCCATACACCACATTGCTGCTGCTGGTGCCCCCCTGCACGTGGTGGGACCACTGACAGAGATATGGTCACCGGTAGACATGGACAGCTTGCTGGCCGACGCTGTCCGCGGCGGCAGGCTCGACGTGGTGAGGTGGGCCTGTGAGACCACGCCGGCACGCGCCGACACTTTGCCTGCGCGAGGCGAACGCAACGCGGCGCCCCAAAGAGAGTTCCTCTCCAATGACTCAAATGATGTGTCCGAGTCGAGTGGCGAGACGTGGACCGGGAGCGACGATGGCGCACAGAGTGCAAACGACGACCATTGCGATCTCTCGTGCTCGTCCGATTGTCCGTGGCACGTTGCGTGGCGCACAAAGGCCGAGCACGAGAGGCAGAGGAAAGAGCGACGCGAACGGTGCGTGCGTGCGGCCTGGGGATGGAGGCGCGCTCAAACGCGCCGTTGACACCGATCGTCACGACATTGTGTCGTGCCTCCTACGTTACGCTCCGCAATTGGCGTCGCGGGCGGCGACGAACCGCATCGTACGCGCCATGATGGTGCGGGCTGCGCGTTTTGGTCACTGCCGTGCACTGGCTGTGCTTCACGATCGTGGCCGGTGCCGCTGTACTGGACGCCTTGGCGCGGCGGCGCTTCAAGGCGACCACGCGCATGTGCTCGACTGGCTCAACCGCGTAAAATGCAGCGGCGCCCTTGGACCCGTGACCCCGTCAGTCGAGCAGGCGTTGCGTAGCGGCTCGTGGCGCACCCTCAAATGGATTGGCCAGCGGGTGGGCCGCAAGGCGCGTGCCCTGCGTCCAACTTCTTCGGAAGAGGCGATGGTTGAAGCAGCGTCGGGCAATTTTGTTTTGTGCCTGGCCGCGGCCCAAAAGTATGACTTGGGCAGGTGCACCAAGCGCGTCGTCGTTGCAGCGGTGACGTCGCACGCTCGCCAGGCGATCAAATGGATTCTGCACGCAGTGGATCGCGAGGTATGGTGCGGCCCGTGGCTCGGCGGCGCGGCCGCCGTGAGCGCCGACATGGACACGGTAGAGCGTTTGCTGCGCCTGCCCGAGGCGCACATAATTTTTCGGCGCGAATCAGCGTCGATCGCCTTGGATCGGGGACGCGTTGCAGTGGCATCGCTTATCTACCGAGCACGGGTCGCACCTCTCGACCGTGCCCATATATGGGCAGCGTGCGCAGCCTTGGAATGTAGGTGGCACGAGCGAGATGTGCACGGAGCATTGGACGGGATGAACGATGTCACTATCTTGGATGACATGGTCGAGGGCTACCGCAGCGTGCTAGCGCTTTCTCCGAACGCCAACGCCGCGGGAGGTCTCTTTGGTACCATCAGCGGTGACGGTGGTGTGCCGACGTGGTGGGGACCTCGCGTCCCACGCGCCGTGCTTGCTTACGACCCGTTGACCGACTGTCAGCCAACTGTCCTGGCCGGCCAATTGGCGCGCGGTTGAGCCACACACGAATGCGACTCCAAGCCGACAAACATGTCTTGATAAAAGGAGAGGGAACAAAAACTCAATGCGTGCGCGCAACTCTTGGAGGGCGCCAAAAAAATGCTCTGGGTTGTGCAATTGCCTACCGGCCAATAGGCAGACGTATGGAAAAAATTTCCAGCCGAGTTTGTTCTTTATTTTTTGGCAGAGAATTGCAAGCGAGTTTCTGCGCCCACATCCTTTCAACGAGACGCAAAAGAAAGTCATAAAAGATCAACAACCATTTCAAACATGCCTGCATCCGTGCTTTTTCTCTGTTTGCAATTTGAGGATAAAAAACAGACCATATGTCTTTGTGCCGACAGGTGCATTTCGTCTCAAGTCGATAAAATGTGGTGCGGCGGCGTTTTTTTGCAACATATTATTGATCCCCATTATGGCTTTCTCCTGCGCTCTGAGAGTCTGGCGCGTGTGGGCAGTCGTGACGTCACAAGGCCTTTTGGCTTGGTACGATACATAGACGGGCACAAGAACGCAAGGCGGGCTGATGCATGCGCATTTTTTGCTGCAACAAGCGTAAGACAATGTTTTCTCTTTTTTTGTTTTTTTCTTGCTTTTTTTACGACAAATCGGGAGGCGCAATACTGTCCAATGAGACAAAAACAAGTGACAGCGCCATTTGACAGGCGTAAAAAAACATGCAAGGCGATCTTTGCGATGTGCAACATAATGCATCTATGTTTTGTGCGATCTCGATGGCTGCTACCGACAACAACAGTGCATCCATGGCATTCAGTCGCCCTGAGCAAGCATCGCCCATCACGCTGCTGCCTCCCGAGATTGTATCGCGCATACTCGACTTTGTTCGCGACCGTGATTTCTGCGCAGCCACAGAGGCCCACCGCGCCTTTTGCGTCGCATCAGCTTGCTCTGTTGCACGGCGGCGCGAGAGGCATTGGCTACGCACGAGCCCTGAACGCGCCTATACGGCGGGACGCATCGACATCCTCGCGTTCCTCTGGCGTCGCAAGCGCATACCGCGCACGTTTGACCTGTGGCAGAGGGCGCTGGCCTCGTGCGATGTCGCCCTGGTGACGATCGCCATGCAACAAGACTCGTCTATGGAGAAACTCGACGAGGCACGCAAAGAATTTATGCGCAAGGATGCCGTCAATGCTTTGGCTGTGCTCATGCATTGTATGGGCGGCACTGTCGATGAGACGATCGACCAGGCCATAGTGATGCGAGCGACAAAGGTCTTTGCATCCCTTTTGGACGTTACAACCCACATCCGACCACGCCACTGGGCGCAAAAGGCCGCCAGGTCGGGCAACGTAGAGGCTCTCCGGATCCTATTTGATCGTTACCCGTGGATACCGTTGGGTGCTGTCGCAGAGGGCGCGATGCTCAGCCATGACCCAGTCGGCGTGTTATCCCTCATCCATAGGAGAGACCCACTATTCCCATGGCAATGCGCTCTCATGTACGCTGCTCGATGGGGTTCGGTCCAGGCCATCGATTACATAGCCCGCCAACTCGCGCCGCGGGCACTCGACTTTCAAGCCGCCCTGGTTGAGGCAGCCAGACACGGCCGCGAACGCGCTGTCTATCTTCTTGGCCAGTGGCCTGTGTGCCTGCAGGAGGCCGCGGACGCGTCAGACGAGCGTGGCGGCGTCGAAGGCTTGCGAGCCGTTGTCCGTGTGCATATCGGCAGAATGGCCAATGCATCTGGCGCTGCCCCTTGCCCAGACGAACCTCCTCTCGACCTGCAAAAGGTGTTGGAGCAAGCTGTCGAGCGCGATTGGCTCGGTGAGGTGCGCTTTATCATCAACGAGTCTGGAGTCCGAGTCGACCTTGAAAGCGCTCTGGCTGTGGCTAGGTCTCCACTGATGGCCGAGTTTATTGCAGGCGTGATTGCCTCTGGAAACACATGACGTGCCAGCTGTATTCGCCCGCGCGCTGTGCCTGGCCTTTTTCCTTGTGACAAAATAAGACTCACATAAGAAAAAAAATAGAAAAAATAGGGAAACGAGGGGCGCGGGCAGGCACACTCAAAATTCACAAGAGACACAATTTTTCAGATTCCCAATAGTGGCGCAGTAGCCACAGAAAAAACACAAAACATATAGGCATTTCGCGATCCCGTGTATTTTGAGCGTTCCAGCCCATTCAAGGCACCTATACGTTTGCGACGGCATTTTCCCAATTTGTTGTAGCCCGTTGCCTGTGTGACTTTGCGACAGGGAGGCACGCGGCACGTCCACGATACAGTTCCTGAACTCTAAAGGGGGCAAAATAAAGTCACAAAAAGTCAAAGCAGCGTCCCAAAAGTGTCTACGACCCGTTGTTTCGCCTGCTTGGAAATATACGAAAGTGCCGACAGTAGACATGTCTCGCCCCTCGTGCGTCTGCAATTTTTAAGCAGACAAAACAACGGGCTGTAGACACTTTTGGGACGCTGCTTTGACTTTTTGTGACTTTATTTTGCCCCCTTTGAGAGTTTGGGAACTGTAGAGCCAGCAACATCGCCTCAGAGCGTCGGGCTAGCGCATGGATTGTCACTAGGATACGCTGCGGCAACCTGTGGTTCATCCTGGCCTTGTTTCTCGCCCCAACCCTTATAGGGTTTGTCAGGTTATTTTTTTTTTGCCTGTGCACTCGCATTCTTTGTTGATGATTGGCGCGCATCCTAGAGACTAGCGGTAACCGTGATCGCGGGAAAAGGCAAGCGACCGGCTCGTGGTGCCTAGCGCGCAAAAGCAACAAGAAAAAGCCACAAAGAGGCGGCACAAAAAAAGCGCACACAGTAACAGATCCCTCGCAACTGGATTGAGCCTCGTCCATCGGCAATAGGCGGCCCGCGCCGTACACTTGTCCGCAGAAGTTGTTTACCAGAGGAAAGACGCAGGCGCAGACACTTTTGAGACACCATGTTGTTCTTTTTATGGCCTCTTTTGGTCCCATTTCAGGAGCCTGGGAGACTGTAGCCATTCTACGTGCTTATGCTCGTGCGCTACCGGTAAAACCATAAAAAAGCAAGAAGACCTTGGGGATCGCCGAGGGGCCGCGCGAGAGCCCGCTGGCTACTGTGCATCAAGTCGACAATCTACTGTGCGGTGCCGCGTATGGTGCGCCATCGCCGACTTGCGCGTTGCGCCCGCAGTGACAAAAATGTCGCGGGGGAGCAAATCCTGAATGTGCACACAAAAAAAAGGTTTCGGCTGCGCTATGTTCCGTTGCGCGTTCGAAAGGCGGGGCGGACCCGCCATGAGATACCCGCCTTTTCGTCCGAGTCTTCTTTGGGACTGCACGGGCCGACTCGCGCGTGAAGAGGAAACAATCAAAGAGGTCGCCTTTGGGGGGGTGCGCGTCGTGCGCGATCGACGGCGCGTCCGGCTTTTGTCGGCGCGCACTCTGCAAGGCGAGACAGAAGAAGAAGAAGAAGGGAAAATAAAGAGAAAAAAATGCGACGCCCCCGACCAGCGTATGCCCACCAAGCGGCCGGCGCACGCATCTGTGCCTCTTTGTGGGCCGGTGGCGTGCTTGAGCCGCGCGACGCAGAGGTTCTGGCCGAGGTCACGCGTGACGCCGTGCCTGGTGCGCGCGTGCCTGCGACGCCACTCGGGCAGTGCGCCGCCCTCGCTGCCGTGGGTGGACATCCGTGGCGTCAACAGGTCGATGCATGGGCGACGTTGGCGTCTCTTGGCCAACTCGTCGACATGAACGCGTCGCCCAGCATGCCGTCCGGCATGGGTCCAGGACCGGCTGCTAAGCGGCCGCGCATCCTGACGCCGCTCGGCGACGCTGCGCAGCGGGAGGCGGCACTCGCGCCTTACGAGGAGGTCTTTCCCGGAGAACTGCAAAGCGCAATCATGAGATACCTCATTGGGGCCGACCCCCGAACGGCTATTGCCCTCGGTGGGGCCAGTGCCTCGCAGGCCGCTCTCCTGATGGACGAGGCCGAGCGGGCCGCACGGAGGCGCGCGCAACGCACCGCCGGTGCCCGACAGGAGGCCAGCGCTGGCGAGGACTATGTGCGTGCGCGGGCGGCCTTTGGCGGCGACCCGAGGGATGCGCCGCTGGCCACCGCGCTCTGCCTTATGGAGGCCTTTGCGCGGTTCCTATTTGAAACAGATAGGGAGCAAAAAAGTCTGGCGGAAAGAGCAGATGTCCCCGTTGTCGCCGCGCGTCACCCCCGTGGGGGCTTGGCGCGCAGGCCCACGGTGGACACGGCAGCGAGTTGGTGGACGCTGTCGCGTCGGACCCCCGTCTCGGCAGCCTTCGTGATCGGGTGCGCGCGTGGTACGAATGGATTGAAACGTCTTTGCGCGCGAGAGGCATCCCCATGACGTTGCTGCGAGACGACCCGCGGTCTGCCCTCGCGGCCTTGGGACGGCAGCCGCCGCCGAGAAGCGTCCCGCGTCAAGGTATCATCCAAAACCTCATGACCGCATATGCGGGGGCCTCGCCTCTCGCTGCGCTGGCGGAACCGCTGCAACCCGTCGGCGATGCCGTCGAGGTGAGGACCGCACGCAGCGTACCCAGCCACACGCTGGCTCAACCGCTCGTACGCATTAATCTGCCCGGCTCAGATATAGATCGCGTTTTCGGTTTGCTCTACATGGGTCCACAAGAGGATGAGAATCCGTCTGCCGCAGAGACCTACTTTCGCGATCTCGTAGGCGTGACCCCAGACGAATTCATCAACGCAGGTGTGCGCCGGCATCTGCGCGGCACGTGTGCTTCAGTGGCCCGAGACGCGCCCCTCGCCATGCCCGACTTTACCTCGGTCTTTGACATGACCTTTTTCTTGCAGCCGGGAGTTTACACCAACGTGCTCATGGCCACGATCCGCTCGCCGGCTGTCGAGCGTCTCTTGGCCTAACGTCCGTCTTCCGCACCGCCTAACACTCCCCCATTGAATATTTAGCCAGGAATAGAATTGGAAAAAAAAATACTGCCCTGCCCTGAGGCCACCGGTCATACAAGGCCACGAGAACGGTTTTCATTTGTGGGTGGGTGGGTGGGTGGGTGGGGGAGGAGGGGAGAGAAGGCAGCAGCCCGACCGCGCTGTAAGCCGGTCCTATGCCGCCGGCTTCTTGATCTGTTTTTGCCTGCTGCCGTGAAATTCGTGCCCATATTAAAAAACGACAAACAGCAGAGAAGGACGCAAGAAAAGAACAGGGCAGACGCAGGCCGAGACCCTGTGTTGTCCGCGCCCGATTGGGCTTTTTTGTTTTTTTTTACCCCATCGGAGCCAACGTCGGCCAAGGCCCGACCGACGTCGGCTCCTGATTGTTTGGGTGTCCAATCAGTAAAAAGTTTTGGGTTGTTGCGACGACCAAAAGGCGCCCGGACGCAGCGGCGTCCAGCCAAGGCAATCGGGTGAGACCCGCGAGGTAGGACGCACGCACATACACACGCACATGGAGGGCCAGGAGGACCGGGCACGGCACAATGACGACGACGACGCATTTGCAATGCTGCCCGACGAACTCGTCCTGAGGCTGTTCCTGGCGTTGGGCGACGATCCGCGTGCGGTGGCATCGTGGGGCGCCACATGCCGCAGATACGCGGCCATCTCCTGTGACCCGGCGGTTTGGCGCAACATGTGCGCGATGCGCTTCCCGGTCGCGCTCCACGAGCGCTTTGCCGATTTTGGCAAGGACGAGCGATGGGTCTACCAGGCCAGGCGCTGCGGGCCAACGCGCAAAGAGACCCGCCCGGGCGGCTACGTCATCCGCCCCTATCATCACCGAAAAGACACGGGCTACGCTGGCGACGTGCGCCAATGGCGCTACTATGGTGATCTCTGCCGAGGCCACGCCGAGGGATATGGCGTGGGATTCGCGATGGCCGCGATCGAAAAGGGCACGATTTCGACTTTTGCCGACCGCCCGCTCCTCAACGACCACGGCAAGTACGAGGGCATGTGGCGACACGGTCCCGAAGGCTTTGGCGTACACACCTATGCCAACGGCGATCGCTATGTGGGTCACTGGCACCACGGTCGGCGGTGGGGCGAGGGCACAATGGCCTGGGCTGACGGGAGCGCCTACCGGGGCATGTGGGTCGATGACAAGCGGCACGGCCAAGGCGTCCACACGGACGCTGACGGACGCACCTATGACGGCCGGTTCAAGGACGACAAGCGACACGGCCACGGCACTTTCACGATCCCCGGCGAGTCAACCTACACGGGCCAGTGGCGTAGCGACGTGCGCAGCGGACACGGGCTCTACCGGGACCACAGCGACAATTGGACTTTTGACGGCCAGTGGAGATGGGATAAACGTCACGGCCAGGGCACCCACACCGTACCCGGCGACTACACCTACACGGGCAGCTGGTCCGGCGACAAGCGCAACGGGCGCGGCGTTTACAAGAGCGAGTGCGGATGGGTCTATGACGGCGAGTGGCTGGCCGACCAGCGCCACGGTCATGGCGCGTACGCCGACAGTACAGGCCACCGGTACATAGGCGAGTGGCGCAACGACCATCGGCATGGGCGCGGCGTATCTACCTGGCCCGACGGCATAGCACACGACGGTCTTTGGGCGGACGGCAAGTGCCACGGTGACGGTGTCAGGACCATCAAGGGCGACGCCGTCACTTCCACCTGGATAAACGACGCCGTGGGAGACATCGTGGTTGCGGTCGAGGCCAGCGGTCTGCACTACGAAGGCGGCTGGGCTGATGGCGTGGGGTCGTGCGGCCAAGGCGTCTGCACCTACCCTGACGGTTCGATCATCCATGGGGTCTGGCGCGGGGTCGAATGCCTCTCGTGCACCGTCGTTGTCCACCCGCCGCAAGACAAAACAGACGATTGTGCGTCTTGCACATGCATGGCCTGCTCTGTCCTTGCCAAATCGCCACACACTGTCGTCTCTGGACCGTCAAAGGGGGGCGAAATAAATTCATAAGAACTCAAAGGGACGTCCCAAAAGTCTCCACAGCCCGTTATTTTGCTGCTTACAAAAACGGACAACAGAGAGGGATGCAGCCTTTCGTCGACACTTTCGCGTAGCCCGAGCATGCGAAAGAAGAGGTCGCAGGCACTTTTAGGACGTCCCCCTGGCTTTTTTTGTGACTTTTTTGTCCGCTTTGGGAGCCCAGGGACTGCAGGTCGCCATGACGATGGGGCCACCTCGTTGCCCATCCACCCGGGGCGACTGTCTTTTTTTTTCGCTGGCATGTTTCTCCTCTTTTTTTCTTCTTGTTTTGTTCACTGCAAGGAAAAAACATCATGGCCGGCAAGTGGCCGCGCCGACCGCCTTGCGGGCCAAGGCGCCCCAAAGCCAACGCACCAATGAAAAAAAAAAAGAGGAGTGGCCGCATTTTTTCCAAACTCCCCAAAGGGGCGGGACGTAAAGGAAGGCAGCCAAAAGGCCAAGCGCGGGCCATAAAGGCGTGTTTGCGGCGGTGGCTCTTTGCTTCTTGGTGTGGGGCCTGCCTTTTTGGCATGGGACATCTCCCATGCCCTATTTTTTACAACACCTGCAAAGACAGGCAGGCAGGGAAAGGGCGCGCGCGCAGACATTTTTTAGACGCCGGCCGACTTTTTTTACAACTTTCATTTGCCCCCCTTGGCCGTTTGCAGCGATGGGTGGGCCTGGTCGCGCGCGCCCGTGATTTCCGCACCCGACAATCAACACTGGGGGCTTCTTGTTTGTGTGCGGGGTCGGGGCACGCCAAAGTGGCCAAAAAAATCTCTGGATGCGGGGCGACCTCTTTTTGTAGCGCCCGCGCCCTCTCCCTCTGCTCCGCTCTGCGGCTTTTCATGGGCAGGCGGGCAGCTAGCGCCCCTCCCTGCGCACCCCCGTCCAAAGTGTCGGGGCGATGGGAGCGCTGAGCAGCCGAAAAAAAAATCCCCAGACGGCAAACAAAAGAAAAAGGATTCAAAAAGTGTATACCGGCGCGCTGTGTCGTTTTTTTTTAAAAATAAATGAAAGAGCCAAACACCGGAAGCGGGCGAGCCACATCCGTCGCTGGGAGGGTGCCTCTCCTTCTGGTATGGCGGATCAGTGGTACACCCAGATCATTCAGCGACGTCCACCACGCCATGACAGAGGCGACTTTCAGCCACAAGGCTGTCGACCCATGCCTCCATCAAGTTGATGAGCGGCGCGGCCATGCGCTTGGCGGGCGCCGTTGCCAGCGTCGCCTCTAGGTGCAACAGTTTGGCGTAAAAGTGCCCTGCCACGCTGCCGTCCTCGTCGCGCACGGGCGATCCACATTCGCGCCATTCTGCCAGCGTCGGGGTGACTGGCGCCGCAAGCGTAGAACCGCGCACGGCGCCATACATGGACGCCCTGGCAATGCCGACGGCGCCCAGCGCATCGAGACGGTCGGCGTCGCGCACCACGTCCAGTTCGATAAAGGTCGGTACGGCAATCCCCTTTTTGGCCGCGTCGCGTGTTGCGCTGTACGACGTCCACCGCATAATGTCTCTGAGACGCGCCAGCGTTGTTTCGTCGGTCTGGCCGGCGGCGGCAATGTAGGCTATACAATGGCCTATGGACTCGTCAGCCGTCATGCCGCGTGCCGCTGCATACTTGTGGTCGGCCACGTCGTGGAGCATGCATCCTAGGACGACAAGGTCCAGGTCGACCGTTGTGGCCGCAAAATCGGGCGCCGTCACGATGCGCTCGGCGTGACCGAGGACGCGCTCGATGTGCGACCAGTCATGCGAGCCGTCAAAGGCTTCCATAACAGACCGCGCATAGGAAGCGGCCCGTTGCGCTCGATGCGTCTGTGTCGGCAGCGCGCGGCTCATAGTTTATTCACCAAGAAGAAGAGGGGTCGTGTTTATGTCCTGCGTGACTGGAGAGGTTGTCGGTTGTGAGAGTTACGACGTACGAGTTTCGATGCGCTCTTGTGCTTTGGCGTAAAGGACAAAAAAGTCGGCGGCGTTGATCGATTCCCATTGGCTCATGCATGGGCCGTATCGTGAAGTGCTTGCGCCGCTTTTGCCGACCTGCTCGTGTCGTGTGCGCCAATGCAGTGTGTGTGTGTGTGTGTCATTTCCCGCCAGAGCAAAGCGCCGACAGAAAAAAAATAATAGTATTGACCGTCTCTTCTGTATGTATGGGCTGGTGCATGTTGACGATGTCGACTGGCTTTCCCTTGCGCGCCCGCACATGCGCACCAAGAAGAGGCGGCTGTTTTTTCCAAAATGCTTCATTTGAGTGTTTCCAAGACCACTTTACAACAGCGAGGGAAAACATGCGTACGCAAGGGGAAGAGGAAGAAAATAGAAAAGTTTCTATACGCGCGACCCCACATGGGCGTATTCGGCGCTGCGGTGTTGACGTAGTTTAAAACATATCGACGCCAGACTGCAACCGGCGGCAATGCCCACGCACAAAACAGCGGGGAGCGCCGCGGTGATGGCCAGTGCGACCTGCCACGCCATTTGTTCGTCAAGGTCGTTGTTGAGCGAGGCACGGTCGCGATGGGCTCGATCATAGTAACATCGAACATACGAGCCGATGGGATGCCGCGTCCAGAGGGTCGTTCGTTCCGAGGCAAAGAGCCACGCGTTTTCGGGATCAATGTCGGTGAGCAGCGTGACATTGTCAACCACCCGGCCGTCGGCAAGCGTATAGGATGCCAAAAACCCAGAGAGGTACAGCGGCTGCGCCACATCCGAGGGACCATGGGGCACGTAGCGGGACTCTTTGAATGTGATGTGGCCGAGAACGTGACAATTGGCAGAGCAGAGCCGCTCCGACACAGCGTCCAGGTTGCGGGCGCGGTTGATGGCCGGTAGAGCGATGTAGTAAAAGACGCCCACGGCCACGGCGATACCAAGCGCCCACGACGCGATGACAACCAGACGAGTTCGCGACAGTTGGCGTTTTGGTGTGCCATGGAAGAGAGCCTCGGTCTCGTCGGTCTGCATGGCGACAGCACTGGATTGGAAAAAAAAATATAAATTTTTTTGCTATCGATTTGTGCCCTTTTTGTGGCCAGAATGCTCCCTTTTTAGCCAATCCTACATTTTTTCGGATGCCTTTTTCATGATTTCTTATTTGCGGGGATGGGTGCAGCCCTTTTTTTATGTGCCGGATTTGGCCGCCCCGATGTGATCAACCCGCCGGGCGCCAGTGCATTCCTTTTTTTCTTTTGTTACGAGACGCACGGCCGATCCATTTTACCACCATCACCACCACCACCATGGACAATGGCAACAACGACAAAAACAATGACAACAATGTCTCGCCTCGTGCCTCGCCGCACACAACTCTGCCCGAATTTGTCTACGTTGTGAAAAAGGACGACTGCTACGGCCAGACAAGCCATGCCGGCATCTTCGCGACGCGTCAACTAGCCGAAGAGGCCGTGCGGACTATGCTCTGCGGCGCGAGCACCCAGCAGAACGCTTTTATCTATGAGGCGCGTATGAACGCGAGCGGAATCCGTCTGATTTCACGCCACACGGGCACGGCCAAGCACGAGAACCCGTGGGACTAAGGTGGTTCTCTTTTTTTTATTGGAGGCCAGCGCGCCGTTTTGCGGGCACCCCCAGTGTGTCCGTTCGCGGTCTAATAAAGAAGGCGGCTCCACCCGCAGCGTGCAACGACGAAACAGGATCGAATTTTTAATATCACAAACATAAACATCTTCTACCCCCCCCCCCCCCAACGCAAGACACAAGAGTTTTTCGCGCTGTCTCAATGGGAACCAGCAGCGCAGACGCCAAAAAAAAGTGGACACGGCAGCATCCAAAGGCAGCTTGCGTCTGCTCAATGCGCACGTGCGTCTTGTCTTTGCCCCCGGCATTTCTTTTCCCCTAAAGCGCAAAAAAAATGAAAACAGCAAAAGAAAGATTTATGGTTTGTCCGATGCGACATCGGGCATGGGTGAATACTCAAAATACACAATGTTTTCAAATCTTTGTTTTGGCTCACTCTTCACAGTACCAATGTTTAAACATTTGGAAACTTTGCATATTTTGTGTATTCATGCCCGTGTCCATTGGAAGGGCGGGTTTACGCTGAGCGCGCCTTTTTCATTTTTTTTTCGTCGCGCACACGACCAGGCGCGGGGCTTTTGCGCCCTGGGCCGTTTTTCGTTCCGACAAAAAATATATTTATGCCTTGTTTGCGATTGGTCGGTCGGACGCCGCACGCAATGCAAGCACCGACACAACAAAGAGAGCAGGGTCCTTGTCGTTGTTGCGGTTTTCTGTTTTGACACGCCCGCACGCTCAGACCGATATGAACCACCAAAGCACACCCGACAATGGCCGCCAGGAGAAGATCGAGCGCGCCCTCCATTTCGGCGGCGCCTTGACCGCCATCTTGGGCGGCATGGCCGTTCTTATGGCGTCGCCCTTTTGGACCTATGTCTTCGTCGGCGAACTGTCTGCCTTTACCGTGCTATGTGCCATGATGGGGGCCGCGCCTCACAGCGCCAAGCGCGCTTCGGCTTTGACCGCGGCCCGCCTGGTGCGGCTCGTAGACGCTGTCATCCATGACCTCGCTCCGTCGCCCACCGCTGCCTTTGATGTGCCACATATGGTCGCTGATGCCGTTGCATTGGCGGATCACGGCCCAGACTCGCCGCCCCTTGCGTTGCACCTTTATGTGGCGCCAGTGGACGGCGAACACCGCATCGTCTACACCCGCAGCCACATGGACGCCCTTTGGCCGGGCCTGTTCCGAGACGTAGACGGCATTGAACCTGCATCGGTCTTGTTCACCGCTGAGGTAGTCGGGGGACCCACGGATGGCGAGGTGGGCTTGCCCTCGGTCGTCCTGCATCGCACGACAAGATCCGCGTCGAACCTTGACCTCTTTTCGTGCGATCCCGTAAAGAAGCGCGCCGCGCTGGCACACACTGCCTAGGCAGCGCTTGGTCCCGCGATCTCTCTCTCCCCCCCCCCGCCCCCTATGCGCGAGCGGTACTCGTGTCCCATTTGCAAACCGCAACAAATAAAAAGAAAAGACTTTTCATGGCAACCACTTTTGCGTTCGTGTTTTCGTTCGTTTTTTTAATTTTGTTTGTCTCTTTCAGTTTCGACTGGCACCACCAAAAGGGCTAGGAGTTTTCGAACAGAAACAAACCCTCGTGCGGCCGCGGACAAGACATAGGCCACGAAACTTTTGTGCCGGTGTGCGTCTTGTCTTACATACCCGTCGTGTCCTCGCGCGTGTCTGGCCTTGTGTTTGCGTCGGGCGCGTCGACGCCACCTGACGATGGTGGCACCGTCGCGATGGCGCGGTGGGAATGGTCTGCTGTGCTGTCGGTGACGTCGGCGCCGTCTTGTCCCAAATGATCTTTGGCGACGCCATCGCCAAATACGGCGAGGTCAGTCTCGGCAGTGTGCGCCGCCAACGGCTCCGTCCAGTACCATAGGAACGCGCCGCTGTCCTTTTCGGGCTGAAGGACCAGCCGTTGGGCGACGCCCGGCGCAGCCATGGCGGCGCTGTTGTGTGCCATCAGCAACGATGTCCCGTCCATGGCTGAGAGGCGTCCCGGTGTGCGCTGCGCTCTGGGCGGAGGCACCGTCGATAACGGCGCCCACCGGTGGGGCGTGTGATGGATGGGCATCATGATGTCAATGGTTTCAAATGCGTCGATCCTTGCGGGGTCAATGTGCGGGTAGAGCGCTGCGATGTCGGCTCTCGCCGGGTCTCTGGCGATGCGCGCGGCGCGTTCAAACAGGTCCGTGCCCGTGTCAGTCTCTGTAGGAATGACAAAGCGGCGCATACACAAAACCGGACGTTCTCCGCTGTGGCCCACGGTCAACAACACGCAACCGTCGCCAGTGTGCGCTTGATCACGCGCATAGGCGCGCACCCACGCCACCAATCTGCGCACGGGATCGCGCGTCTCGCGAGGGTCCGGAAACGCAACTTGCACGTCGTGGTCGGCACGCGCACTCCACGGCACCCAGGAGTGGTGCAAGTCGCGCGCCGCGCGCAATGCCGAGCGCAGCGCGACGGCCTGGTTGAACTGTGGCGTCGAAAGCCACCCATAGAGATCGCCAAATGTACTGCGCGGTTCAGCCGCCACCATCACGTTGCTCTCGTCATCGGGTGATGGCAGCACAAAGCGTATTGCCGGCACCGGATATTTGCTGTCGGTCACCAGGTGCACCATGCGAGCACACCTGTGATCAGGTGTGCCTGTGTCGCGGTCCGCGTGGAGCCGCAAGACAGCATCAAGCGCAGCATCTTGGTCGAGCAGGGAAAACGGCCGCGAGTAGGGCTTATCCGAGTGACAGGGGACTGACCAAGTGCGCCTGACGTGGTTGGATGCCAAGAGGCGATCAAAGGCGCAGACGCGTTTGAAAGTGTCAGGGCCGAGCCACGTGCTTAGGCGTTCGACGCTGCCATCTGCTGGCAGACGAGGGAGAATCGCGATGTTGTTGCACGACATAGTTCTTGTGCGTGCGCACTAACTACGAAGCCGCTCGTTGTCGCAGAGTGCCTTTATCTCCCAGGGCACCACTTTTTTTAGAAGGGACATAGCGCCGGGGCGACTGGTTTTTTCCACTTTGGCGAGAGCGCGCACCCCCGCGTCTCACTGAGGTATCTCTTTCCAGCGACTGTTTTCTTAGCCGTTGCCCTGCCTCTTCTTTTTGAGTGTTCGTTGCGGGCAACCTCGCAGTGAATCTAAGCTTGCAAAAGTGAAACAGGAGGATCGACGATCGCTGTTGCACACACAGGAGGAGGCAGGAGGAAAAAGTGAAGTCTTCGGGCCGCCAATGGCAATGTCCCATGATGATCAGCCCCAAGCGGGATAATTCACTTTTTTTGGCTGTTCCTTGGGGTTGTTGGGACACACAGAGCGTCAACGGCACCAATCGTTGTCTCCCTATCAATTTTCAGATTATCAAAACTCGCTGTTCCAAATAGGTCGACAACATTACAAGAAAGGACAACGCACCTTTTCCCAAACCAGTCGGGGCGCGCTCCTTTGGGCTGTGGCTCTGTAGACAGAGTGAACTCAACCACAGATTTTCATACATGCATACCATGCATCCTTGGCGAGCAGTAGATTCCACGCGATAATAACATTAACCAATAGAAGAAATAATTGCAAACATGTAAATATATGTTCGTGTTTCTTATCCAATCACAGCGTGTTATGGTCGCCTTTTCTTGTGTTGCGCTCGGGATCCACGGGCAATCGAGCGAGTACACCACGAGACAAGAAGCAACAGCCTGCCTAGTCATTTGATGGACATCAACAGCGCGCTGGATTCGGGGATCGCGCACACATCAGGCATATCGACCGACCCGACAGTATCGCCCACCAATCTCTGGCCGCGGTATGAGGAACTGCTCCCCACTGAACTACAGTGTGCCGTTATGAGCCGCCTGATCAAAGTCGACCCCAAGTCGGCATTGCGTCTCTCCATGGCCAGCAGACAGCAGGCTGCGGTGCTCGAAAGTCTGTGCGCTCAACTCGTTGCCATCAACCCTTTGCTCGTCGCCACCGGCAACGTGACGCCATCGGCGGTCGACTACCTACGAGCCCACATTGCCATGGGCTGCAACAGGGACCCACAGGCTTTTGCACTCTTGTGGCTCCTAGAGTCGTTTGTGCGTTTTCTCTTTTCCGAGCCCGAGTGGAGTGCCAACCGGCGCATCCGGCACGCGGCTGCTAGCCAAATCATTGAAGCCATATCAAACGACCTGGTGCCTGGCGGCGCGCGCGCTGCCGTGCAGGCCTGGTACAGGTGGCTCACCGTGCGGTCCACTGAACTGCAGTGCGGTCGTGCCATAAGCGACGCGGTCATAGACTCACTGTTTGCCAAACACGCCGGTCCCCACATCGCCGGACGCACGCATTCTTCCGGCGACGTTGACCTCTTTTATCTAAGACGCATCGGTGTCCGGCTAGATGGCGCTGTGGCACCGGACGCGCCCGATACGGTGCAGACGGCCCTGTCGTTTGGGCCACGTTACCAAACCATGTCCTACCAGCGCCTGTGCAAGATACTGGGCGTGGTCACCCCCGACCAGCTAGAGGCGTGGGCGCAACGTGAACAGACACTTGACACGAATGCCTCTCGTCTCATAGCCGAGCGTCTTTCCTCTGGGTCGTGCGCCCGCATGGCCCAGTTTATCGACCAGGGCGTACGACAGAACGCGACCGACGCGTATGCGTCCCTTTTGCGCGCAGGACGCTTGCGCATCGCCGACTTTACTAGCGTATTCAACCCACGCATCTACATCGTGCCATCGAACAGCACGATTTCTGTGTGTGTGGACATCGCTCCCCGAGCGCGAGGTGTCCTTTCGGTGCGCCCGTGAAAAAGGCGCGCGTGGCGAGTTGAGCCAAAATAGAAAATGTCAGAAAAAAAAGTTAAAAAAAATATCCAGCCCTTTTTTTAATTGTGGTGTTGCTGACGCGTCAGGCGGGCATGATCCGGCCCACCCGTTCTGGACACGCTCCCTTGGTCACGGACTGTGCTTGCCTATGATCAGCTGGCCAAAGGTCCGTCAAGGACTCCAGCCAGCCGGTCTGGCGCGGCTAAGCCGCACGAATGGAATTGCCGACCGACAAGCAAACCACAATAAAAGATTGAGAAAAAAATGCAGATAGCACATAGGAGACGCACAGGAAATCGGACTCGATTTGCTCATCTTGGTTCATTTACGACCGCGAACCTGAATGCGACGGCAAGTCTATCGCACTTGCCGTCACATCCGGGTCCGAGTTTGAATATCGGACTTTGCCCGACAATTTCAGGTTCTGCATTGGGAACGTGCAGAAATTTTCGTGCTCCCTTGAGGGTGAGAATACGTCCGGGTTCCATTCCCGTCGGTATCGAATAAGCCTCAGTTGGTCGGCCATTCGTCGAATGAGAACTACCCGACCCGCCAAACATGGCCGGCTGGAACTCGCGAGCATTTACTCAGGGATGTGTTAGAGCGCGGACCTGCAACCGACCAAAAAAGTTTCACCTATTGTCTGCAAAGGATATTACATAAACGGCTGCGCACACGAGGGAAGGAGGAGAATGCGTCGCATGGCCCGTGCGCCTTGCGCGTCTGCCCAAGGTGTAGCCCGCCAACCAACGAACATTTTAGAAAAAAAAGATATGCTCGACCGGAAAAAGCGTGCGTGTTGTTGCGCTACGATCACAATCAAAAGCGGCGCAGGGACCCGGAAGAGGACAGGGGCGGGGCAAGAGACGCCAGAACGGCACCCCAGAGGCTTTTTCTGGGTTTTTTCGTAACCGGCCTGGCCAAACCGCCTAAATAAAAAAGAGCCTAGCCTTTTTCCTTTTGTTATTGCTGAAACCAAAAAATCGACCAATCGGCGTCGCGTGCATCATTTCGCCCAATGCCGCGGCCTATGGCGTGCCGCAGGTTGTGCGAGGCTGTCGCGGTCTGTGGTTTTGTCAGATGTTGCCGTCGCCTTGCGCAGGCTGCACCCCGGCCTACGAAGAAGCGCTCCCCACCGAAGTGCAATGCGCTATCATGGTCCATTTGGCCGACAGCGACCCCAAGTCGGCACTGCGCATGGCCTCAACCAGCAGACAACAGGCCAACGTGCTGCACAGTCTTCGTAGCCGACTCGCCGCTGCCAATACCCTGCTTGTCGCCGTCGACAATGTCGTCCCGACCGCCGCCGATTATTTGCGTGCCCATGTGGCCTTGGGTGCTCGCGACCCTCACGGGTCGGTGCTCTTATGGCTCCTGGAGGCCTTTGTGCGGTTCCTCTTTTCTGAGCCCTGCGCGAGACTGTGCTCCCATGTGCACGACGATCGCAGCGGCGCTCACACTATCGACTGCGTCGCCGACGATCCGAGCCTCGGCGATGTGCGTCGGCGCGTGCGGGCCTGGTACCAGTGGCTCGCAATGCCGCTCCGAGGCCGAGCCGTCGACGGCGCTGGCCAGACGCCCATAGACTTGTTGTTTGCCAGGTGCGCGCGTTGCCCACGTAGGCGAGACGCCTGCTTGGACTCTGACCTATGGTATCTGAGGCGCGAGGCCATACGACTGGGCCACGCCTGGTATGGTCACGTGCCGGGACACTTTATCAACCAAGGTGTGCGCCAGTGTTTGGTCAGTAGGCACGGACTTCTCGTACGCGCGGGCCGCCTGCGCCCTGCCGACTTTACCGAGGTGTTTCGACCTCGGTTCTGCATGGTTCCGTCTGATAGCGGCCCCATGTTGGTCATCGCTATCGACACGCCTGAAATGGACGCGCTCCTTGGCGTACGATGGAAAATCGTCGCCCGCGCACCAAAAAAGCACGAAAAAGAAATAAATCTATTGATGCAAAGACGACTGCGGTGTGCGCGTTGTTGGTGTTGTGCGACCCCATGGCCGTCCACGGTTCTGGTGCCCCGTGGCCTTTCTGAATATGATTCTCGTCATTGGAGAGGCCACGTGTGATTTTCCCAGAGTTGGAGGGGGGGGGGGAGCAAAGAGGGGGCGGGAAGAGGCCGCGGCGCGAGCACGGACCCCAAGCATAAAGAAGAATTTTTTTACACGTCATCGTAACCGCCGCGGCTCTCCCGGAGAAGGAAAGTGGTTTCGCACCGCCCGTCGCCCTTGGGGCCTGTGGCAGCACTTTGCAAAAAAAACTGCGCCGCTCGGTGCTGCCTCTTGTGCCAGCACGCCGCTCACCGCTGGAGAATGTGAATCTGACAACCGGGAAAAAAAGAAAAAGTGGACAAAAATATGATTGGACAACAGTTTCCCCAAGCTACCTTCCCCAGGTGACAAGCGCTCCCCTTGCTGTTGGAAACACATATCAGTTTGGATAACCTAAAATAAGACCACCAAGTGGTTGGCCAGGGTCGGGGGTCCAATGCGGAGGTCGTGCCGCCCGGTCTAATTGGTGGCGCTGTGCCTAAAGCTAACCGGCGCCTGCGCGGCCTGTTCCGCCCACCACTCGGCGCGCACACAAGAGCATCGGCCGCAATGATGATTGCGCGATCAGGACACCACCAAAGGCAACGGCCAGGCGGCCATCTGGCAATTGGACATGGAGCGCCAGCGTCGCGCAAACGCTCGGGGTCGCCATTGCCCATCGACGAGGAGGTGCCAGCCCGCAAGGCCAAGGCGCCCCGACATTTGGCCATGCCTGCGCCATCGCACGTCGACTTGGTACTAGGTTACCAAGAGGCGCTTCCGATTGAGGTGCAATACGTTATCATGTGTCGTCTAGCCGAGCACAACCCCAAATCGGTTCTGTGTCTGGCGGCCACCAGCAAGCAACAGGCCGCCGTGCTCGACAGACTTTTGCCGAGGCTCGCGCGCGAGAATCCCCTTATCGTTGCCGTCGAGGGCGGCGCCACACCGACCGCCGCCGACTATCTGCGTGCGCGTGTCGCCCTAGGTGGCGAGGACACCAACGTGGCCGTGCCCTTGCGGCTAATGGAGGGCTTTGTCCGCTTTTTTGTTCTCCATGCCCGAATGGGCGACGTGGCGCGGGATCAGAGACGAACATCGCACCGTGCTCGGACACTGCCAGCAGCATGACCTGTTTGACTCGGACTGCTTTTGGTGTCGCCACTCGCACAGAATCTTTCCCATCGGCGAGGTGCTTGCCGATCCGCGCCTGGGAAAATACAAGGCAGAGGGCGCAGGCATGGTGCCGATGGCTCACGGCGCCGCGGTCAACATCCGAGGCGAGTGATCCGCCCTTGGACAACGCGCCTCCCGCCGACCTGGCATTTGTGCCGCATATGTCGTGGGTGTACCTCGACAATGGTATCCGCTACTGTCGGCCGCATGCAATCCACAATGGGCGACCACGCGCGCCATGCGACCTGCGCGCATTGTGCGACTATGGGATTGAGGTGGGCAATGGAGACGCCGCCGCCTTTGCCGTAGCCGACACGACGCAAGCGGTCATGTTTTTTTGAGCGAAAAAAATACTCGCTTGTCTCTTGGCGGGCGTTCCACGACGCCTTTGAGCACCCCCGCTCCAAGCGACTCCTCAAGGCGTGGACACAACGGGACCGGTCGGCCCAGGACATCGAGGCAAGGAGGCTGCTCGGATCAACTGCGTCACGCGACACCTTTAATGGCTTTATTGACAGCGGTACCATCGACCACATAAAGGGCGTCGACGACCGCCTGATGCACTCGGGCCGGCTGCGTCTTGCCCACTTTACCAGTGTATTCCGGCCCAAGATGTGCCTCGTCCCTGACGCCGATGTCATTTTCGCCATCGACATTGCTTCGCCAGAAATCGAGACCCTGCTGGGCATGCGCAAGCCTTGAGCGTCACATTTACAGTCGACGACCTTTCAGGGGGACCAAAATAAAGTCATAAAAATCTAACGTGCCGTACCAAAAGCGTCCGCAGTCGCTTATTTCGTCTGCTTGGGAACACACGAAAGTGCCAACGGAAGACATGCTCCGCTTCTCGTATGCCCGCAATCTCTAAGCAGACGAAATAGCAGGCCGTAGACACTTTTTTGGGGCGCCCATTTGACTTTTTTTATGATATTTATTTTGCCCCTTTTGGGAGTTGTTTGGGGACTGCAGACACTTTTGGTGCCGCTCCTCTCCCCCATGGACTTTTTATGTGCTCTTTTGCATCCTTGAGAGTCCAGGGGCGGTAGTTGTGCCTCTGTCCAATAGGCAACTCCTAGGGGCCAGATTCAGGGGAAAAAAAGAGGAACCAATGGTTTGTGGCACTTTTTTGCGCGCGGGCTGGCGCCGACCTTTTTGCCATTATAAACTCGGGACGCGACAACAGAGCGAGACTCCCTACCCCCACACAAAGGCAAAAAAAAAGAAAAAAAAGATATCAAGGACAGCCGTGTTGGTTACGAGAGAGTGAATGCACAGCAACAGCATGCAGCAAAAGAATGGTTATGGCATAGAGGGTATGCCGGTCGAATTGAGGTTGCATATCGCCGGTTTTCTCGACCGCGCGAGTGATATGGCCGCGGCGCTGATGGCATCCCGCCTCTTTGCCGTGAGGTCGGCCGTGGACATGGCCGTCTCCGAGGGCGCCGTCTACACAGGTCGTGTCCTAGAGGCGGGCGCGCCGCTCCACGTCGTCCGCAGAGTCGTGGAGGCTCGTGCCCGGCCTATGGGTCGTGGGTTTGTCGAGAGCGCTGTCCGGGGCGGGCGCACGGACGTGCTACGTTTCATCTGCGATCTCGTCAACGTACACGTCCACTGCCTTTTACACACATCCTCCAATTCCTTTGTTAGACAACACATGCGCTGTATGGACTGACCCGTGTATGACAATGGCGCGTCGATGCACAGGTGGACATCCACAGCGATCAGTATGACCCCGTCAAGCACGACAGAGATTCCGACTGGCGTCCTCATAATGATGACAGTGACGCATCCGGGCATCAAAATACCAGAGACCATGAGTTGCAAGAGGATGTCGCTGGAGATAGCGCTGGAGACGCTGGAGACGATGGCGACGAATATAGCGACGACGATACCAGTGACGACGACATCGAATGGGATTCAACCAACAAAATATTGTACGAGGCCTTGTGCGCGGCAGCCGATATGGGTCACGTCGACGCGCTCCGCTACATCTTGGGACGCACCCTGACGGACTTTCTTGATCAAGAACTGGCGATCCGAGCCGCGCGCTTCGGTCACGTCTCCATCGTGGCCTATGTGCATGATCGCATGTATGAGTCACATTGGGCCGATCGCTGCTCGTGTACGCCGGGCCTGGGCAGATCGGCCTGGAAGGCTCCGACGCCTGACGCGGCACTCTGGTTGCGTGATTTTGGATGCTGCGGATACGCGCCGCCCACAGTGCAAGATATGGGACACGCGATCGCACAGGGCACCATCCCTATGCTACGTCACCTGATCGACGAAAACGCTTTTGACGACGATCCCAGCGAGTTGGCTCCCTTTATTATGGCGGCGGCGCGCGAGGGGCACACAGACGCGTTGCGCCTGGCAGCAGAGAATGGCCTCTGCCCACGTATCGACCACGTGGTCATAGGCGCGGCCCAGGGCGGCTCCATAGACGTGCTCTGGTGGGCGCTCTATGACCAAGACGACGGGATGGAGATCGTGCGGCGACAACATTGGAACGAGCCGTCGACGGCGCTTATGCGCACTGCGTCGATCGCTGCTGCGTCGAGCGGTCACGCAACGGCACTGGCGTGGATCTGCAAGCGCTACCCCTCGGTCGCCGACCTGGCAGTTTTGTGCGCCGCCATAAACAGCGCGTCGCTCGATGCAGTGCGCGTGGTTGATCAGCTTCTCCCGCCGGGGTTTGACTGGGCGCGTGTGGCGGCACGCGCCATCGGGAGCGGTTCAGTGGACATGGTCAAGTTCCTGATCGAGGAAAAGGCCGTTGCGCTCGATCCCCTGGCCGTGGCCGACGCGGGCGCCTTGACCGACGCCGTTGCCGACTATTTGGTCACACTGTGTCCGCTCGATGACATTCAGTTGGCCTTTGACGTTGCATTGGCCGACGATGCGTTTTGCCTTGCACCATCGACAAGGCGCCTGTGCGAACGCGTCCCCCGGCTGTGCACCGCCATCGGCGCAATCGGCAGCACGGGCGCTGACTCCTGTTGTTCGTGTGCGCGTTGTGCGCCAACGGGTCCCAATGCTCATTTGGACCGCATCGGCACAAATTCGCATAGCAGAGACCACAGTCCTTGAACCCTCAAGGGGGAGCAAAATAAAGTCATGAGGACTCAAAGCAGCGTACCAAAAGTGTCTGCGGCCCGTTGTTTTGTCTGCTCAAAAAAATCGCAGGCATGTTTGCTGTTGGCCCTCTCGTGCATCCCCAAGCAGGCGAAACAATGGGCCATAGACATTTTTGGGACGATATCTTGACATTTTTATGACTTTGTTTTTGCCCCAATTTGAGAGTTTGTCGGCTGTGGGACGCACGGACAAGAAAGCGCATCATATTTTAATCGGCGCGGGAGACCGGGGTTGCCTCGTGGCGCCAGTGGCGTGCCCATTTGGCAGCGCCGAATAGAAAAAGATCGTGCTCATGGGGCCGCTCCTGTTGGGTGCTTTGTGACTATAGCCGCTGAGCGGAATCCATGCACACAACACATACGATAACCATCAACAAGGAGAAGTCACGCACCGACCGCATGTACGACTATGAGTGCGTCATTGCCGTTGAATTGCAGTGCGCCGTCTCCTGGCATTTGGTGGAATGCGACCCCCAGTCGGCGTTGCGTCTGGCGGCGGCGAGTCGACAGCAGGCCATGGTGCTCGACAGTCTCTTGCCGAGACTCGCGCACGCATGTCACTTTTTAAAAGTTGCCGAGGGGGCCACACCGACTGCCGCCGACTATGTGCGCGCGTGCGTTGCGCTCGGAGGCCGCGACGCACGCGCTACGGTGCTCTCGCGCCTGATGGAAGGTCTAGTGCGTCTTCTCTTTTCCCAGCCCCTCTGGGCGCGTTGGCGCGGTATCGGCGAACAGCTGCGCACTGTGCCCGACCCTTGCGGCACTGGCGTGTCTCTCTTTCCCATTGACGACGTCATCGCCGACTCGCGTTTGGGCAGCGTGCGCAGCCGAGCGCGCGAGTGGTACAAGTGGCTCACTGCAGGACCCACAGATCGCAGCCACGGCTGCAGAAGAGATACCTGTCTTGTGGACACCGTCTTTTTGGATCACACAAACGGAAGGAGCAGCGGCCTACCTGGGTTCGATCGTGCGTTCGCCGTCAGCACAAGGGAAAACGGCCGGCACAGGTGGGTGCAATTAGGCGTGGGACCCGTGCCAATCGTGCCCGATGCCGCACATCTCGTCGTGCCCTTTGGCTTGCACGGGCGGGGGGCGCTTTCGTTGAACGAACTGGCCGCCATCGTCGGGTTTGATGACTGTTATAACTATGATCATATAAGTTCTTGGCAAGCGAGAGCCTCTTTCGGGGCGATGCAAATGGACGCCGACGGCGACATCGAGGCCCTGTTGGCGTCGGACGGCGCGCGCGACGCCATGTCGGATGCCATCAGTTCGGCCGTCGGGAATTATACACGGGGCGTCGACGAACGATTGGTGAGGTCTGGCCCTTTGCGGCTGCCTCGCTTTGCCGACGCGTTTGCGCCCAGGCTCTACCTTGTGCCATGCCACTGGGCCGTATTCCTTGCCGTCGACATGTCAACGCCATGGATGGACGCACTTCTCGCCATTGAGAGGCCAACACAACAGGAAATACAATAAAAACGGAAGGTGAGGCAGTGGGAAAAGCATGCACAGCGCGTGATAGTCGTTCATGTGCGTTGCCCCCTTGCGCATTTGGGCCGATGGAAGCAGACCATGAAAGACGACAACTTTTTTCCTTTAAATAAAGTCAATTATACATGTCTGTCTGTACAAGAGTCTGCTTAGCGTCGGCCACACGCCATTTCGGCTAGATACTCCTCTGCCCTGGTGCTGTACCCCCTTTCAAAGTCCGCTATATGCACAAAAACAGGTTCCGCATTTTCTGTGCGAAGGATTCTTCCCACTTGCTGCTGCACGCCGAATGAGGTGTCAACCCTGAGAGGTGCCGTGGCGATCCACGTGTCGAGGTCGCCCGATACGACGTTGCTGTCGCCGACCAAAAGGGGGCGGATGAGCGCATTGAGGCAGCGTCCAACAGACGCCAATGGATCGTCGTCTAGCAACACCAGATCGCCGAGCGCTCCACCAGGTAGGAGGTCGATCGGCGATGGGGCGCGCACATGCGGACGCCAAGGGAGCCGCACATCTCCAGGTACGAGAGCCGAGTCGGCGTCCGGTTCGGTGGACGTGTTTGTCGGTGCGCACACGCGCTGGTCGTACAGCCACCTGGCTGCAGCAAGCGCCCATTGCCTATTAGGTCTTGCTGAATCGAACGCGGTGCGCACAATGCGTATGACGTCATTGTCCCGACACAGAGCAGCGAGAAACAGCGCAGAGGGACCGACTTCACAGCCGCCCTCGACGATGGTGCTTAGGGCGCCTATGTTGCCACGAGCCACAGCGCAGTTGAACAGGCGTCGATCGGACAATAGGCGATGTGACTTTGTGGCACGCGTCTGGTACGCAAGGCAAACCGAATGAAGCAGTTGGTTGGACGCGTGCACTATGGCAGCGCAAAGAGCAGATGACGAGTGCAGGCCGTCGCGGTCGCGCGCACATCCGGCGTCCCAGATAAGAACGTCTGCGCGACCATCGCGCGCGGCGCTGTTGAGGATGTCACTCCATGAGAGGTTTGGCGACAATACCGATGCCACCCACTGCGCCATGGCGAGAGCGCGCGGGTAGGCATCACCGCGTCCCGACACGCGCGCCATCCAGGCTATTGTGTCAACATAACCCCCTCGCACTGCCGCTCCCAATGTGCGTTCGTTGATGCATAACGCGTAGAAAACGTCGATATCGTAGTCGGCTATAGGCCCGCTTGGCGCAACCTCGATCACACAAGCGCGCCACAGTCTGCAAACTTGTGCCGCCATAGGGTACCACTCCGCATCGACATGGCTCATAATGGCATGCACCATTTCGGAGGGCAGCATCGTCATGGTCATTGCGCTTGGCAGTGCGCGGTCGGCGTGCATCGCGATGTCGTGTGCTCAAACAACACGCGGCGGAAAACATAAAAGGCGGGCGCAGTGCAGTCCGCGAATCAAAAAGGACCGGCCATAAACCAAAGCGATTTTTTTAATGTGAACGAACACGGAACGACTTTTAATCATCGTCCAATGGTGGGCATCCGAATGTGCGGTCCGGTCTGCTTTAAAAGAAGAGAGGCTCTCGGAGCGAGCCGTCATTACAACCAACCTACCCCGCACGCGTACAGACGGCGGCGGCACTCCTTTGGAACATAGATAGATATAGACAGGCTATGCAAGCTTCAACCCCTCAAGCCCCTGCGCTATGCGGATTTCCGGCTTCGCCTCACCGCGTTTCTCCGAATGCGCGGATCGGGCTCGTGGCCTATGCCCACGGGTTGGTGTGCATGCTAGCGGGCGCGGCGATCTGGTCTGCCTTTGTGTGCGCCGAGGCTCCAGTATATCAGCTGGTTGCGGCAGTCAGCCTCGTCGCTGTCGCTTTGCGCCTCGAGCGCGCTATGAAGTGCAGAACGACTGCTGTGGCGTCTTGCAGTTACCATGTCGGATCGGCGATCGAAAAGGCGCTGCGCGAATGCGCGCCCAAGTCAAAGGTCATGTTTGACGTCGGAGATACCGTTGTACGCGCGGTGTGCGCAAACCACAACCCCACGAGCGGCGAAGCCATTGTTGTCCATCTCTTTGTGATGGCGACAGCGCGCGGCGCTGAGGCAGTCTACGACGGCGATCAGGCGTCGCGCATATGGCCTGGGCTATTTGTTCATCTCGATGTCGCGCGCTCTCTGGATGTGCTGTTCTCGCCCGACAGCGTGACTGAGAACGACGGCCGAGTCCGAGTGATGGTCCACCGTGCTATTGCACCCGTCGATCAACACGAGCCGTTCATGACTGATTCTGGCAGGATGAACGCTGCGCTCGATCGCATACGGCTGACGCACGCCGATCCAAGGAGCGATCAAAAGAATGCCTTGCCCGATATCGCGCCGCCCGCTCCCCGCTCCATGTGAGCCGGACCAACATCAAAAATAAATGGTTCACGAACTGGCGACCGTCTCTACCTCAATTTTCTTATTTTGTGGATAAGTTGAACCAGGCTATTTTGCCTGTGGCTTTTCGGCCTTGCGTTTGTCTGCGCTGCGGCTGCACCGACGCCTTCACCACAAACAAACAGGCCGCACAGCACGGCGTTGTAGTGCCACTTGTGCTTTATTGCATCTTGTGGGGCAGTCGAAAGATACATGGGCGCCAAGAGAGGACGTAGACACCCATTGTCTGTGCATTTGCGCCGAGCGGCGGCGGGACCCGGTCCGCGAGGCTCTCGCCAAGCCTGCTCGTCGCTGTGCTATCGGCGCGATGGGGCAGAAGGATATGAATCCCAAACAGCCCGAGGTCGCGCCGCGTGCCGTCGGCAGGGCGAAATATCCAATCATAGCGGGCACACCTCTTTGGCCTCCTCCCACTGGACATTCCCTCCACGTGCATCCCTCTATGAGCGCACCTCACAGAAGACCCAAGTTGGTGATCGGTGAGGTCGTCTCTCTTCTTCTTCTCCATCGGCTATGGGCAGCAGCAGCAGCAAGCCAGCGCGTGCCAACATGCGTATCTGCAACCGACCCAAAGGAACGCGCAGCAGCGAGCCTAGTCTCTCTTGTGGACCGCCCTTTGATATGTTTCTTTTAAAAAAAATCAACCACAAGTCAATCCCACATGACTGTGCGCTACGAGCATTTGCAGACCCGCGCCGTGCGGCTCTCGTGTGACCTCGTTGAATCTGGCCTTTGCACCCAAACTTGCGGAGACCTTTTTTTTTTATTTGTATAGAAGATCTCCTCTGCCCGCTAGCCACGGGCGCCAATCTGACCGCTCGTTGCGCGGCCCCTTGTCCCCGCACATGCGATGGAGAGGACGCATGGGAAAATAGAACGATCCCGTGCCCAACAGGAAGCAGCAAAGGGGGTCTGTTGCAGGAGCGCGCACGTCTGCCGCGTGCGCCGGCGGTGGAAATGGCTGGCGCCGTCTTTGCCGTGTCCCGTGGGTGTTGCGCGGTTGTATTTCCCTTTTAATTTTTTCCATGTGCCCTGCGTCGGGGGCCAGAGAGATGGGGGTGAGATTTTCGGGGGGGGGGCGAGGAAACGGGTGAAGAAAAGCGACCCAACAAGATGGGGCACTCAGAAACAGGGAGGCAGAGGCATGAAAGTAAAAGGCGAAAGGCACAGAGAGGAGCCGGCCGCATGGACCACCGGCAACAAGGCCAAAAGGGAGGAGAGCCGCACATGCGAGATGGTAATACAAAAACATTGGTTGAGGAAAGGAAGTGGAGGAACAGGCTGCACTGAACCGAGCGGGCGGCCCGCAATGAGGAAAAACGGGTCGTCTTGCGGGATTTTTTCGTCTCTGTCTTCCTTTAATTGTCGGTCGCAAAGAGGCGACGTTTTTCCTTCCTGGCTCCCATGTCCGCACAAATAACGATTGGCTATCGATGCCAAAAACGCCACCGTGCGCCAGACAGATGGGCCAATCATGCGGTTACAACAATTGGCCACAAAAAGCAAGCACGAGCCGATCCAGTCTTTTTTTGTAACCGACCTCACCTCACCTCGCTTCTGCTTTCACACCGCAATCGTTCTATCTCTACCGTGAGATATTCTCCAAAAAAAGAAGAGCCACCGCAGGCGTCTGCAGAGCAACAGACGCAACAACCGCCAACAATGAAGCTGGCAACCTTTTTCGTCGTCATGGTCGCCGCCGCTGTGTTGGCCCATGCTCCCTCAGTCGACGGCAACCGCACGCCGTGGTGGCCCAACTGGGGCGGCGGCCTCGACAATGTGCACCACGCCATCGGCGAGACGCAGATTTCGGCCGACACGGTCGGGTGCCTCGATGTCGAATGGACGGCCACCCTCGTGGGCGACGTGTCGGGACCGCCCGCCGTCGCCAGAGATGGCACGGTCTATGTCAATGACATGGGCGGCTACGTGTGGGCACTCGACGGTTGCTCAGGCGACGTCATCTGGCGCGCCGCACTAGGCAACTTTACCGGCAACCACGGCGTCTTTACCCCGGCGACGGGCCGCACCAGCGGCACCTCGGCGCGCGGGACGCCCGCCCTCCATGGCGAGCGCCTCTACGTGGGCGACAGCCGGTCGAGCCGCGTCTTTTGCCTTTCGGCACGCACGGGCGCACTTATCTGGCAGACCCTCTTGGACACCCACCCATTGTCAATCATCACCATGTCGCCCACTGTGGTTGATGGTCGCGTCTACGTCGGCGTGTCGAGCGACGAGTCGGTCTATGCCGGTTTCCCCGACTACCCGTGTTGCACGTTCCGCGGCTCGATGGCGGCACTCGACGCGCGCACCGGCGCCATTGTCTGGCAGCGGTTTGTCACAACGTCCGAGTATCCGGGCGCTGCCGTCTGGGGCTCGTCGCCCTCGATCGACCTAGAGGAACGCACCGTCTACATTGGCACGGGCAACAATTACAAGGTGCCCGCCGACGTGCAGGCCTGCATCGATGCCAACCAGGGCGACGCGCGCGGTTGCGCCTTTGACCCCGCCAATATGGCCGAGGCCATCATCGCGCTGGACATGGACACGGGCGCTGTGCGGTGGAACAAGTCGCTGTCGCTTCTCCATGGCCTTGACGTGTGGAACCTGGCGTGCAAGCCCTGGCTCTTGGGCCTGCCCGGCGGTCCCGGACCCAACTGTCCGGCCTTTCCCGGACCCGATTCGGATTTCGGCCAGGCGCCCATGCGGTTTTTCTATCGGTCGGGCGACGTCAAGGTGCCCCTTTTGGGCGTCGGACAAAAGAGCGGCATCTTTTACGCGCTGAGCCCGGACGACGGTCACATTGTGTGGATCAAGTCGATCGTACCCGGCGGCGACATGGGCGGCTTCCAATGGGGCTCGGCGTTTGACGGCGACCGCCTCTATGTGGCCGGCTCCAATAGCGCCTATGTCAACCAGACGCTCAAGGACGGTCGCGTGACGCGCGGCGGCACCTGGGCCGCTTTGGACCCGGCTACGGGCACCGTGCTCTGGGAGACGCCCGTGCCCGAAGGCCTTGCCCTCGTCAATGCCACTCATGAAGAGGCCGTCGCGGCATGGCCTTTGGCCTGGTCGTCGCTCACGGTGGCCAACGGCGTGGTCTTTGCCGGCGCCGGCAGTCGCGGCGCCACGTCGCCCACCATGTTTGCCCTCGACGCTGCCACCGGTGCCATCCTGTGGCAGTATTCGCCCGGCGCCGCCATCATCTCGTCGCCGGCCGTCGTCAACGGGTGGGTCTATTGGGGCATTGGCTATGGCCAAAACTCGCGCCCTGGCAACACCTTTTACGCTTTTCGTGTTCCCGACTCGGCCTAGACACCAACGGTCGCCAGAGAGACCATTCGTTGCTGGCCTCTTTGGCGACGCAAGTCTCTCCCAACCCGCCAGGCGTGCTTTTAGAAGAGGAGGATAAATGGCGCATCGACAACTTTGTGCTGCGCTCTTGGGCATGCGCTGTTTTTTAGGTTGCTTCTTTTTTTCTTGGCATATAAATAGATACGTTCGGGTCGTCCTTTATTTTTTTTTTGCGTCTGCCGTCTTGTTGAGTGGGCGCACATTCTATCAGCGCGCAAGTCTCGGTAGAGACTTTCGTAAAGAAAAAAAACAGAAAACTATATAACAACGTCCTTTTTGGTGTGGTAGATTTTTTGGCCGGGCTTTGCATTGCGACAGACTGTGTAGGGAATGCGCCGAGCGATAAAGCCACTGGCCCCGCACAGGGAGCGACCCTCTGGCTGGCCCTGCCGCGATAGCGACCAACAAGAGCAAAAAAACGATTCGACGCCCTAAAATAGGCTGTCCATATGGAAAAAAAAAGAAAACAAACCCTTTCGGAAAAACAGGGAGATCCAGACCGAAAAAGTACCAATGGCACGCAGCTGACGCACCGGAAAGGAATAAAGGAACCCATGGCGCTTTTGGACAAAAGAGCGGCCGCAAAAAAAAGAGCGACAGACCACACGCAAATCCTTCTCTCTCTTGCGCTCTGTCTCTCTTTTTTTATCACCTTTGCTCGCGCGGTAATTTTTTCCTCGTCGCGTATTGGTCGGGCGCCGCCAACCAATAAAACTGGGTGCGAACGGAGGAGACAAGAAACCCAATATTGGGGGACCAACGCGACACGAAAAGCCCCCCAACAACACACGCCGCAAGAAAATCAGAGCGAGCCGAGTGCGAGACGACGCTGGAGAGATTTTCTTCGCCTCCTTCTTTGGCGCACGCACACAGACATCGCCCCCAGCCATTCGAGTGCCCTGCGCGAAAAACATGATGTGTTGCGACGCCACGGCGACCCTCGCCGATATGCCCGACGAGATCATCTTGCGCATCGCCCGCATTCTCGATCGAGCGCCAGACATTGTGCGTCTGGGGTCGACCTGCTCGCATTACAACCGGCTCTTGCGCGATAAACACCTGTGGAAATCCCTGTGCTTGACGCAATTTGGTCCTCCTCTACACGAGGGATTCCTCGACGCCGGCAAGAGTTGGCAATGGCTCTATAGGGCGCAGGGCAGCAACGCTCGGCTGGCGGGCGTCGACGTCGGCGCCTTGATGACGCCGGGGCGCATCTATTGGGGCGATACGCTCGATGGTCTCCCGCACGGTTACGGGTTGAGCATCGCCTTGCCGACCAAGCACCGAGACGGCAGGGGGATCACGCGGCGACACCACGATTGTGACCTCGACAACGGCACACCACGTCACGACGGTTACTGGTTCGGTGGGCGCGCGTCTGGATATGGCGTGCGCGTCTATCGCAACGGGTCGCGCTACAGGGGCATGTGGCACGACGACCTACACCACGGCTATGGTGAGCGCGTCGACAAGCAAGGCTGGACCTATGTGGGCGAATGGAGTAATGGCCATCCGCACGGCGAGGTTCCGTGTGGCGACGCCGGCACCGGCCGGTTCCACTGTTGTGGTATTGATTACGCTCGCTCCGACCTCTATGACTTTATGCAATCGGGTCAAGGCGGTGACGACATAGCGCGTTCTTTATCGCTGCCGCCGCCGCAACGCCAATCCGAGCCCGCCGCGAGAGTGCTTCTTTGGAACAGAGCAGATCAGGCTATCGACGCAAGCAAACACGCATACGCATTTGGAGGCGTGGTGTTCTTGCCCGACGGCGTGATTTACGCGCGCGCGCGCAATGGCGACGCCATACGCGGCACGGTCACGTGGCCCGATGGAAGGCACTTTGTTGGGCGCTGGGCTAGCTGGCACGTTAACCGACAGCTTACAGCCATCGGCACCATGACGCACCCGGACGGGCGCGTGCAAAATGGCCCCTTTTCAGGCGATCGACTGCGCGGTCGCGCGGTGGTGACCTACTCCGATGGCGTGCGCGTCGAGGCCGTCTGGTCTGGCGACTACGTGTGTGGCCCGGCCAATGTCTCGTGGCCCGACGGGCGCCGTTATGTGGGTTCGTGGGACAGCGGCTCGTGCCACGGCCAGGGCAGGATGACCTGGCCCGACGGACGCCACTATGTGGGTTCGTGGGACAATGGCTCGTGCCATGGTCGCGGCAGGATGACCTGGCCTGACGGGTCGCGCTGGACCGGCACGTGGGTCAATGGCCAGGCCGAGGCGACCCCGAGCGCTCACGACATTACCTCTGACGTCGCAGCGCGAGTTGTCGCGCCACAATTGTGATACTATTTTGAATCCTTTTTTTTTTTGAAAAAATACAGTCCAAAACTGCATCTTTTTTTGGGCGTGTTCGCCTCTACACGAATAGGATGCCTTTTTTCCCTTTTGTCCACCTGCGTCCTTTATGCGCCAAGAAGGAGAGGGACACACATCGCCCCGAGCGGGCACTACCCGCCTCAAAAGAATGAGGCAGACAACATGAGAGAAAAGGCGTATCGTCGGTTTGTGCGCTTGTGACATCAGAGACGCACACATAAGGTCCTTTTTTCTTGTCGGGAAGGTGTTTTTGCAAGAAAAAAAAAGTTTGAGTGGCGGCAGCCGCGAAAAGGCAACAGTCCCGAGAGGGGAGGAAAAAGAAAAAGGACACGCAAAGACGGGGTCCACCGAGCGACCGGCACAAAAGAGGCCTTTTGTGGGCTAGACGCAGGACAACCACGAGCGCTGGCGAAATCCGTCGGGCAACATGCGATAGCCGCGTCGCTTGCGGTGGTCGTGGAGTTCGGGCGGGAGTACATGCGAAAAGATCATCTGGCGCAGTTCCCACGGCACCCTGCGCATATGCTCCCCGGCAGACGCCAAAAGGAAGCGCGAGACAGCGCGCCGTCCCAGGCCGCACAGATCGCGATAGTCCTTGCAAGCGCTGTGAGCCCCCATCGCACGATTGATCTGGTCGATGTGGTCAAGCGACAGGGCGTTGGCGCACAGCGAGTCGCAAAAGGGCATTTTGGTCACGGCGACGGCCTTTCCGCGGCAAAACGTGATGCCGCCTTCGGACGTGAGCGTCTCGTAAAAATAACGCTCGCTCCCGTGCGCCAGACCGTCGGCATCGAGCGGCGTGATGATGCGCGGCAGAGGGTCTGTGTGGTGGCGCGCATAGGGCACCGTTCGGTCGTACCACTGGACTACGTACGAGACGGCGGGACCGATGTTGTGCTCGCGCAGTGGGTCGTCGCGGTTGTGCAGCTGCACGCACGGATAGCGCCGGGCGAAATACTCGACGAGTTGCGCGCGCGTGAGGACGACGGGTTTGCCATCAAGCCCAATCCTTGTCAGATCGAGCGTGGACGTCGTCGTTGTGATCAGGGAGTCGTTTTCCATGCTCTTTTTTTCCTTCCTTTGGGAACGGAGAGACGGCAGTCTCTTGCCTCCTTTTTCTTTCCTTGTCGGGGCGACGGTAGGGTTTCGGTCCGTGTCTTGTATGCTGGAGGGGGAAACAGAATGCGCTTACGGGGTTCTGTCTGTTTGCGCCCTACAGCGAATGGAGTTGTCACAAGACAAGACACGATGGCGCAGCGACCCCACTGGTACCCGGCAAAGATAGGCAGCAAACCAAAAAAACAATGGAGCAGGTGCAGTTATCGGGGTCCAATACCAAGGCGCCAGAATAAAAGGAGCAAATGGGAAGGGGCAAAGAAAAAAACAACGACGACGACCAAAAAGGTGCCTTTGCTCTGGTTGCGCGACGTCCTTTCTTTTTTTTTCCCAACAAGAAAAGGATCGAAAAACAAAGCCCATACGCGATTGGACCTCTTTTTTTGACCAAGGGAGTATCCGCTTTGTGGACGAGACACAAGGCGCAAAAAAACATCCCCAAGGAAAAAAACAGTAACCGCCAGGTGTTTGTTGCCTTTTTTCTCTGTGTTTTTTGAGGGAAAACAAAACATGAGCCAATGGGGGGACACCAGAAAAAAAAGACAGGGGACCTTTGCGGTAGCAAAAAAAAGGACCACCGCCAAACAAACGGTCCCATCACGCGTGCGCCTGCGTAATGGTAGGCGAGGCGACATCCCGGTGGTGTCGCAACGCGCATCTCGGGGGGGGGGGACGGAACCAGTAAAAATAGAAAAGCGCTCTATTCTTGTCAGTTGCCAAAAATAACATTTTTGACCGTCGTTGTCCCTCTACACCACACCTCGACCGACACCAAGCAACAATGGGTAGCCACATCTTTTGCCACAGCGCCGCCACTATGGCGGTGGTGGCGCTGTTTCTTCTAGCCTATTGCATCGGTTCCGGCCACGCGTACCGCGAGACCGTGTTTGTCGGCGCGTCGGGCAACTGGACAGCGCCGCCCAGCGCCGTCGACGTCACCGTCACCTTGTGGGGTGGCGGGGGCGGCGGCGCGGCCGGAGGCAGCTGCGGTGCGAGCGGCGGCAGCGGCGCGGCGATCATCAATCGCACTACGAGCGACAGCACGTGGGGCATACCGCTCGGCCAAGTCCAGTGGTCGATCGTCGTGGGACACGGCGGGGCGCCGCTCCACGACGCTCGGGTCGGCGGGACGGCGGACAGCGGCGGCGCTACGACCGTCGTCGCCACGGCGCCCAACGGCACCGAGTTGTTCCGAGCGACCGCTTACGGTGGCGGCGGCGGCACGGCGTCACACCCCAGCCCCTACAACTGTTATGGTGGCGCGGGCGGCGGTGCCAACTCATCAGCCACCGGCTCCATTCCCGGGTCGGGCACGCCGTCGGGCGGGACGGACTATGACCCGCTGGGTCCGCCCCAAGAGGGTGCCATGGTGGGCGACATCAAGGCCGGCGGTGCCGGCTCCGGTCACGGTTTCATCGGCGGCAACACCAGCAATCCCATTTTGCGTGGCGCCTCGTGGACGTCTCCGGGCCGCCATTGGGACGGCGACGGTGGCAGGACGAAAATCGACAGCTTCTTTGGGCTCATGCATTCGTACGGCGGTGCTGCCGGCTTCAACGGGAATGGCGGCCCTCCGAACGCTGACATTGGCGGCGCGGTCCGCGAGCCGCCTGCCAATAGCGGTTCGGGTGGTGCCTCGGCCGTGGTGGTCCCCAAGTTCTATAGCTGGCTGTATAGCCACTCTCCGGGTGCCGCCGGCGGCGCCATCATCGAGTACACGCAGTTGATCCCGTCGGCCGTGGCATTCCAATCTTCGGTGTCGGGCAAGTATCTCACCGCGCACAGTTATAGCGGCGTGTCGGCCAACGCCACCGTGGCCCAGGCATGGGAAAGATGGACGGCCATTCGCCTCGCCAACGGCAAGTATGCCTTTCGCTCGTGGCAGGGCAAGTATCTCAAGGCCAACCCGACCTACAGCGCCGAGGCCACCGCCACCGTTGTCAACGACTGGGAGCAGTTTGATGCCATCTACCTCGGCTCGTTGAGGTGGACGCTCAAGACCTACCACAACACCTACCTCGTGGCCGCCGCCGATGGATTTGTCTATTGCAGCAACGACGCCACGCACTATTGGACCGCCAAGTTGATGTGAGCGCTCGGCGCCATGCATCTGCGACCACACATGCGCTCCCCAATTCCCGTGTGTGGGTATCGCCGCCGCGCATCGCGCGCCCTCGTAGGACGAGCGCACACAAAAGGGAAAAGACATTTTCTTTTTAAAAACACGCACCCTTCTTTTCGCCCAAAAAACTTGTGTCTTTTGCGTCTGTGGCTTTTTGCCTGTGGCGCCTGTGCCGCTTTTTCTTCCTTCTTCTCGCAGTTAGGGGATACAAAGCGCCAAAAGGACTCGTCCCATACCGCGCCGCAAACAAGGAGGCGAAAGGCGGCGGGCAGAAGCCAGCACATACGGGTGGAAAAGATGGGAAAAAAGGGCACGATAAAGGCTGAAAAAGAAAGAATGCGCGCCGCCGGGCAGCACGAGGGCCGCAAGCACAAGGCGAACGGCGTCGCCCTGACCGAAAACAAAAACGACCAAAAAAGTCGAAAGGACGCCATCTCCTTCCGATCTTTTCACGGCCTTTTTTTACACCAGGCAACGAGGACATAGGGAAAAGAGGCGACGCCGCTCGGGGAGACGCAGAAGGGGCGGCGCTTTTGGTGCCTCTGGCGTCCGCTGTCGGCACGCGGCAAGTGGCACCGCGCATGGGCAACAGGGAGCGTGTGCTTGCCGCGAGATCTCCTTTTTCTCTTCTTCAGCATGGCATCGTCGCCACCAAGAAGGTCGCGGCGTCACCATGACCGAGACGCATCGCCCATGCAGCGCACCACCGCAGACGATCAGAGCCAGACAGCGGGCCGCGGCGGTCGCGCCAAAGCCGACAAATGGAAAAGTGCCAAGAACAAAGACAAAGCCGACATGAAGAAGAACGGCGCCACAGGCGACAACAACGGGCGCCGAGACAATCAACAACTCGTGGAGACGGTGGATGTGCTCGTCGTGGGCGCCGGCGTGAGCGGCCTCTTTGCCGCGGCGCGCATCCGCCAATACTACCCGCACTTGACCGTGGCCTTGGTCGAACGCGGTGCCGTCGTCGGCGGTCGTCTGCAATCCCTGCCCGTCGAGGGCTCGCCGACGGCCGTCGAACTCGGCGCCATGCGCACCTTTCCCGACATTGATCATTATACGGCGGCCGTGTTGCGTATGACTGGCGTCTCGACAGTCGAGGTACCTTATGTGCTGCCGCAAAACGTGGCCTATCTGCGAGGCGAACGCACGCGCATGCGCGATCTGCCCAAGGTCGCCGGCCGACTCTACAACCTGCCCGCCGACGAGCGCGGCAAGAGCGGCTCGGCGCTCGTCCAGCGTGCGTTGGATCGCGAGTTGGCGGCCGAGGGCATTGTCGTCGCCGCCATCCGCCAGGGCGTGGCGACGCCGGCCGCGTCGGATGACGTGGCAGGGCGTGTGGCCGACATCCAATGCGCGCAGCGTTCGGCCTGCGGCGATCCGGCCCTCGGGCGCGTCACCCTGTGGCGGGCGCTGTTGGACCGCGGCCTCTCCCAACAGGGATTCGAATACGCGCTCGACGCCAGCGGGTACGATTTCACGCGCGGTGCCGTGGCGGCGGCCGCCGGCATCCGCCAAGAGTATTCGCTGAGCGGTCTCAACTCGCCGCAGCACTGGGTCGTCGGCGGGTTCCGCTCTGTGACCACCCGGCTCTACGAGGGCCTGGTGGCCGGACGCCGCCGTGGCGGTACCGTGGAAGACGACCAGACGCGCGCGAGCAACCGCGATCGCGTTCCAAAAGGCACGGGCCAATTCAAGGCGGCGTTCAATACCGACCTGGTCGGCATGCGTCTCCTCTACGATGCCACCATCCCGTGCACGACGTGCAGGCACGGCGAACGCCATCCCATCGTCGAATGCCGGCTGCGCGGCACCCGGCCCGATGTGTTTATTCAGCACGACGGGCTCAACGTGTGCGGCGGCCCGCATCGCGATGACGACCGTCCGAGCGCACAGGGTCGCAGCGATAGCGGACCCTCGATCGATCCCGAGGATGCTTCTTATGGGCACGGCGTCCGGGGGCGCCCGGAATTGAACAATGACAATGGCGATGATAACGGCGCGTCGCCCCGAGAAGAATGGGTCTTGCGCGCTCACCACGTGATTCTCTCGGCACCGCGCGACGATCTCGTGCGCGTTGATGCGCCGTGGCCGCCTCTGGCCAAGGCCATTTTCGGTGCTGTCGAAGCGTGGCGCGCCGTCAAGGTCTACCTGTGGTTCGAGCGCGCCTGGTGGGCCGATGCGCGCGTCGGCCTCGGCGCCGGCGGCAAAAACGTGAGCGACCTGCCCGCACGCCAGGTGTGGTTCCCGTTTGGCGACCGCCTGCCGGTGGCCCTCATCTATGTCGACCAGGCCGACAGCGATTTTTGGGTCGATCTGTTGCCCGACGCGCCTGCCGCCGTCACACCCCTGCGCTGGCACCCGGCCGATCGCGCGCCGCGTCTCGTTGCCGAGGCGCTCCGCCAGATCGGCCTTGTGACGGGCGTCGACCGTGCCCGTATGGGGCGCGTCGAGCGTCTCGTCTGGCGTCACTGGCCCTACGGCACGGCCTTTTGGCGGTCGGAACGGCACCCGGCCGGCTCGATCTCGGCCATGCGCCGCAAGGCCATCACGCCGTTGGGGCCGCGCGCGCCCGTGCTGGCCGTCGGGGACTCGTTTGCCTGGTCGCAGGGGTGGGTCGATGGGGCCATCGAGACGGCCGACCTGGCCCTACGCACCTACTGGGCCATCCCGACCGTCTTGGCAGCGGGCAACAGTCAGGCGTCCGCGGCGACCGTCGACGCACGCGCCGGGGCACCCGACATTGCGCCCTGGGGACAACGCACCGCGCACCACGAGGCGCCGGCGCAAACGGGGCGCGCGGCACCCAAAAAGGCCAACGGCCGCGTCGCGCGTCGCCATTCGGTCGACTTTTCAGGGTCGGATCGATCCCGTTGATGCTCCCGCATCAAACAGAGCGTGCGGACGAAAAAAGGGCGCGGATCCCAAAAAAAAGAGAGAGCCCCTTGTGCTGATGCCTGCGCTCCCCTCCTTTTTTTTAAAAGAAATTACAGGCAAAGATTTTTCAACAACATTCACGCGCGGCAAGAAAGAGGAGCGCATTCTCCTCTTTGGGAATCGTGCGATAGCGGGAAAAGGCGCAGAGCCTGCCCGTGTTTCTTCTTTCTGAAAATGGAGGGAAAAAGACGGCGCGAGTGGGAATAAACTTGTTTTTAGAGCGCGTGTGCCTTTCATTGTTCACAAGAAACCGAATCGGTCGATTCGGCAGTGGCCTCGCCAAGTGCGTCGAGGCCGGGCTGCAGGCGCGCCGCAACGGCGGGAGCGACGAGCGCGAGATAAAATCCTGGTGTGGCCTGCATGCGCTCGGCGGCTGCCGCAAACACGCGCAACCCGTACACTGGATCGTCACCATAGGTGTGCAAAGGCGCGCTGGTATTGTCGAGCACGAGGCCATGGCGATCCCACAGGGCGATCGCCGCCGTGTATGCTGATGCGTCCGCGGCGCTCAATCCCTGCCCGGTGAGGCTCGCTCGTACTGGGCGGAAGTGGCTGCTACGGCGTGCCGCCAACGCCTCAATGAGCGTGCGCGCCAGGCCGACCTCTTGATCGACCGCAGCCAGGTCCCACGGAGTGGATCGCAACGCCAGTGCACGAGCCATACGCACGAGCCATGCGTTGGGCTCGCTGCTCGCGATCTCTCCCTGTGCTACAATGGTTTCAAACGGCGACGTGCGACTGCGCGCCGAGAGGGCGAGCAAGGCCGAGACGACGTCGCCGTTCAAGGGCACCACATCGGACCCCAAAACGTGGCCGCGGGTGTGCGGTTTCATGCCGGCGAGCGCATGCCACTCGCCCGAGCCTGGCGATGACTCCATGACCGTGAGCACGGGCGATTTGCGCGCATTATGCGGATGGGGGACACGAATGCCCGCGAGCACAATGTTCTCAGAGAGCCCATCGGCGCGTATCGACGCCATAATCTTGCGGGCGACGGCCAGGTCGTGCGCAAACTGGACAACGTCCAATGCACACGTGTCTGCCCTTCCGTCGCACGTCACGCAGTCGACGCCACGTCGGAGCCAACCGTCCACGTCGTCGGCGCTCGGCGCGCTCTCTGTCTGCATCGTCCGCCCGTCTGTGTGCTGTCTTTCCTCCATTCCTTTTTTTCCTTTGGGTACGTCGTGATTTGACAGGTCCCCGTCCTGCAGCTATCGCGTGTGTGTGGTGTGTGTTTTTTCTCAGCAACCGTCTGTTCCTTTTTTGGTGATCACGGGAGTGTTTCGAGTGCGGTGTGTGCGTGCGTTTTTTGCTGATCCATAAATGACGGCAGGCGCTTGTGGTCCAACGGAAAAGGACAAGTGCGAGTCCCGGCACATAAAAAAGGGGCAGGTAACCGGTTGGATAAAAAGATTTACTTGCGATACCAACAAAAGGAGACCGTTGGCAGGAGTCGTGTTGTTGTTGGCCTCTCTTGTTTTCCTCCCTTTTTTATGGCAACAGCCCCCACCCCTACAAGCGCTGCGTCGCTTTTGGTTGCGCCTGCGGCGCTTGTGGACGCGCGTCATGAGGAAAAGAGGCAGAGGCGACGTCTGCACGCAATCATGAGCGCGCCGCCCCCAACAGCGCCGACTCTGTCGGTGCTCGCTCCCACGGCCGACAGTGCCGCCACGGCTAAGCAGCGCAACCGACGCATCGCCTGGGGCGTGGGCCTTGCGGTGGCGGCCATCCTCTTGGGTGTCATCATCTACCTGGCCGTCAGGCAAACACGTCGCGACTCGAACGGCTCGTACACGCCCCCTCCATCGGGCCAGATTCTGCCGTCGGGACGCTACCGCATCAAGTGGGGCGATTTCGGCTTCCTCAACGTGTGGAGCGCCGGCCAACTCTACAAGGCGGCCGATCTCGACCCCAAGGCCACGGCGGCCAACGCCACGGTGTGGACCTATGACGCCGCCAGCGGCACGCTGTCCACCGACAAACCCGAGAGCCTCGTTGCGATCCACTACCCGAGCGCGCCCACGGCGCTGGTCTACCTTGTGGCGCCGCAGAACGTGCCCCAGGTGGCCGGTGCCAGCAGCGGCGGCTGGGTGCTGAGCGGTCCCTCGGGCAGCGTCGGCGCGAGTCCGCAGGCACTCGGGCGCATCACCAACACGGTCATACGGCGCGACGTCGCCTACCAGGGCCTCGTCATCAGCGACATCTACGGCGTGCCGCAACTCGTTGCGCCGCCTGCCGACGCCACGGCCGCAGCACGTAATCGCCTGTGGGCTTTTTATCCCGTCGCCTCGTCACCGCCATCATCTTGATCAAAGCGCTCAACGCAACAGGGTGCCTGCTCGTCTCTCGCCCCACATGAAAGAAATTCTCATATCATCCCTTTTTCCTATCGACCTTTTATGCCATCGCAGCGTCCCTGTTTTTTAGACGGTCGTTTTTGTGTGCAACAATATGCGCGTCGAGTGAGCGTACTTGGAGAGAGGCGCCTATGGATAACGCCTTTTTGGATTGTGCGCTCTCCTTCTCTTCCTTTTTTTTTTGAACAATAGCATGCGTGGCCGCGCTTTTCTGTCGCAAACTTGGCCGGAGCGCTGCCCAACAACACCAGGGCAAAGCATAGATTCAAACACTACTATGACGACGAATCCGTCGGCGGAAATCGATAGGTGGCGCCCTGAAGTGCGGCGTCGGCCTTGTAGCGAAACGGCTCGGGGATGGACTTGAGCGAGCACAGGCGAGTCGTCGGGTTGTAGGTGAAAAAGTTGACGCCCTGCCAGACGGTGCCGGTGCGCGCCAGGCACTCTGCGTAGGTGGGCACGTCGCGGTAGGCCGCCACGTCGCACGCCGTGCCGCACTCGGCATCGACGCCGTTGGTGGGCACCCACTGCCGCTGCGGGGGCGGCCTGCGGCGCGTGACGACAAAGATCACGGCGGCGGCAATGATGGCGGCAATCGCCACAATGGCGCCGACAATGAGCCACGTGTGTCGGGGCCGCGGCGCCGTAGCCGCGACGAGTTGGGCCTGAATTTGGGCATTGACGGCCTCTTGCGCAGCCGCAGACATGGAGTGAGCGGAACCGTGCCGACAGGGGAAGCCGGTAGGGTTGTCGCCGGCGCTGCACAAAAGGCACTGGACGGGGTCGACAAGAGGTCGTGTGGTTTTCTTGTTGGCGTTGCAGGGAACTGCGCCTGCCCTTGTCAGGTGGCGCGCCGGCTATGGGGGCCAGGCGGTCCCTCGCACCCGCGCGACACCTCGACCGACAGCGAACCGGAACAAAAAAAGGAAACCACACAAGCGGCGCAAGGGAAACATCTCGCGTGTCCATATGGGGCCGCCCTCTTTGTGCATTTTTCTTTCTTGCCAACCAGATAAACCCCCTTTTTCTCAAATGAGGAGAAGCAATCCAAGAAAGAAAAAGGAGCATGGCGCGCTATTTGCATGTGCGTGGCCTTTTACGTGACCCAAGCGCGCGCTGTCTTTTGCTCTGGCCAACTGTACGGTGGTTCGTTGTTATCGCCCAATGGGAGAACGTATCCGATCGACCGCTGGTTTCTCGTGGCGCAGGTTCAGGTGGACCAATTGGGGGGCGAAAAGGCATCCCGCCTCGAAAAAATAAAAATGCCATAACCGCCTCAGTCTCTTTTTTTTTATTCCATAGCGTCACCAACGACACAGAAAACCGTGCGCCATAAACGCAAAAACAGAGAGACACCAACACCAAACATGTCGGCAACCATGGACAAGCCTCGTTACGAACACATCATTCAAGCGCTCCGGGGGCTGGACAATAATGCGGCCGCAGAGATGCTCATTCGGGTGTTTGAAGAACAGCGCCAATGCGCGGGGAGCGGGCAGGCGGGGCCACAGCCCGCAGGTATCACTCTGACCACGCCATCGACGGCAGATGATCTTGGTGTCTCTGCAGACGACGCAGACGCCGAGTCGCCGCAGGCCACCACGACAAGCGCACACCCGCAATCGGACGGCGCCGAGAATGCCAGCGAGAATGACATTGCGCCGCAGGCGCGCGCACAAGTGGCCGACGCTTTGGCGGTGCCAAACCCGCCGCATGTACATATCGACACGGTTGTCGACGCTCCCACAGAGGGCAAAGCAGAAAAACCCGCCGGGATGGTGCCGTCGTTGCAGCCGCACGACGTCGTGGACCAAGCACAAGAGATGCCTCGATCGCACCGGACCGAGTCGGCCTCTCTGCCCACGGCGGAGCGCCAGGCGGGCGCTGCGGCGCCTGGGGTTGCTGATGCTGTCGGCGACTATGTGACCCTCGCCCAGTTTGTTGCGTTTTTGGGCACACTGCCTGGCGATACCCTTGTCGACAATGGCGGACTGATCCGTGTCGCCAAGATCGACTTTGACATTGCCAAGGTGTCTGCAAAGGCGGTGACTTTTGGCCGTACCATCAAGTCGTCGCACACGCACGACCTCAACGTCAGGCCCATTGCGTTGACGATACCCGATTTCAATGCGATCAGCCTCAACGGCGACATGGTGTCTGCGCGTCGACTCTACGAGGCTCTCACGCCTTTGGCGGCCGTCAACCCATCTGCAGGCGTATGCGTCGCCGAAAGTGCCATCAAGTTGGAGTGGTCCCTGTCGTTTGCCACGGACGATGAAGTGCGTTTTCACAACACGACGCTCAACCCGGCACACGCTTTGCCGAATCGCGACGTCATCCGCGACGCGATCGCCCTTGCGAGCCGCTGCGTCGAGTCGGGCATCAGCTGCGGCGAAGTGCTCTCTATGCTCGCGCGCCGCATTCCCACGCATGCGCACATGAGCGTTCTCCACCTCGTCGCGCTCAAGGACCGCGTCGTCGCTGCCAAACAGATTGGCGCGCTTTTTGAAGCGTCTAGTTTTACGCACGACGACGTGCCCGCCGATCTGTTTGTCGCAGTGGAGCCTTTTGGTGAATGCCCGACTGGGTTCAAAGACACGCCGCACATCTCGATGGGCCGCCTGCCGATGACCTGGGACGAACTCGAAGGTGCTCTGCTCGACGAGGAAGAATTTGGGGATTTGAGCAACCTCCCTCGGTGTGCGTCTGGACGCCCGTGGGCACTGCCACCCTTTTAGTTGATCCGTCCTCGCTCCGCGACAGCGCACCACCGCGCGCTGCCCCTCTTCTTTTCACGCGCACTCTTTTTTTAAACATCATTTTTCGGCGCGCGATCGTCACAAATACAGACACCTTTTTTGTTTGCACGATGTCTTTTGTTTGCCTTTTTTTTGAAAAGAGGCGCCGACAACATTTGAGCAGCGTGCTTTTTCTGGTCGATCCACAAAGGGCACCGGAGGAACAGACAAACCACCTAAAAAACGGACCTGGGGCGGCCGGCGCTTTTGGTGCTCTCTTTTTTCGTTGGGTGGGTTTTGTTTTTTGCTGTGAGCGGCAAAAAAGGCCCTCATAAAAGCGTGCACCCATCGCAAGGTGCTCAAACGAAACAGATAGGGGCGATGCGCCTCGGTGGCGCACCTCCCTTGGAAAGACCACACACAAACCCGAAAGGAAAAAGGAGACAACAAGAGGGGCAGCGCAAGACACGCCCGGTCGCGACGGCCAAAAAACCAACACAAACAACCAGCCGCATCCATTTTCTTTTTTTTCCTAAAATAGTAAAGGGGACACTACACGCACGTTGCCTTTTTTGAAAAAGGGCGAGGGTTTTGGCCGTGTCTGGTCGTCGGTGGCACTCGGCTGCCCACCCTCAAAACAATCACGCTTGTGCGGATCAATGGTCTTGGTCGTCGTCCTGGTTGTCTGTTGCGTTGTCCTCATCATCATCACCATCGCTATTGGCATAATCTATGCCGGCCCTATCGCTGTCGACATGGTCGCCATCGACCAGTTCGGTTGTCTCGATAGTCTCGTGGCCAACAAGCCATGCGCGCACAGAGGACAGGTTTGACGGCGATGACAACACAATAGGCGCAGACGCCGGTGGCTTTGGTCGTGCAGGCGGCGGGCCGGTAAAGTCGACGGGCGCTCTCGGTCGAGGCGGAGGGCGCTTGCGCACGCGTGCGCGCTCGTCGGGAGGGTCAAACTTGTCGGCGAGCACCGCTGTGGCCAACAGCGCGTCCGCGCAGAGCGGAATCATCTCGCGCGCCGACAGCGGTTGGCGGATCAAAGGCGCCGGCAGGTCGCCGCGTGTGTTGAACGTGCGATCAAAGCGCGCCAAGGTGTCGAGCCAAAAGAGCGCCATCCTGGCGCGAAAGCCCGATGTGGCGGGCGCCGCCTCGGGTCCGCCCATGAAGCGATTGCGACGCGGGTGAAAGAGTTCGTTATAGTGCTTGCCCAAGCCTTGCGCGATACGGAACCGTTCGCGCACGACGTCGTTGGCTTTGGTGTTGCGGGCGTTGCGTTTGACCAACTTGGAGAAATGGCGATCGGGCAGGCCAGACTTGTGGCGCCGGTGTTGGGCAGCGGCTTCCACCAGGCGTTCGGCCATGCCGTCCAGACGCGCGAGTCGATGGCTCGTCGACAGCGCACACGCATGGGCATCCTCGGGTTCGGGATAGGATTGGGTCTCTAGCACCGCCGCTTCGACGTGGTCGATGATGCGTGTCGCGAGTGACCCGAAAACAGACGATTCCGCATAGTGCAGCATATCGTCTGCAGTGTCTTGGCTGGCTTCTTCTCCTTCATCGTCGTCGACGTCTTTGCCAGTGCTATTGCCATCGTCGTCGTCGTCGACAAATGTGATCGTGCCCGGCCGGTGGGCTACGGTGCCAGAAGGCGGCGGCGTGCGTGACTGCGGGGAGCGTGTGTCGGTGGCCTCTTGATTGTCGATTGCGTCTGTGGAGCCGGCGCGCCCAGGTTTGGATCGGCGCCGTATCCAACCCGACCCTCCAGGAGGCGGCGACCTGTTTGGTGCGCGCGTCGCTGCGGCGTCGATAGCGCCTGCGCCGTCATCTTGGTCATCACAGAGGTCGATCGCGCCATTGGGCCTTGTCGTCGCCTTTGGCGCCGTCCCTGCTTCCATGGGTTCTCTGTGCGTCGATGTCTCTTGCCTCGCCTTTTGTTCCTGTACCAGAGAGAGAGAGAGAGAAAGAAACAAAGAAAAAAGGTTAATGTGCAGGTCGACAAGAGACCCACGACAGAAAGGTATGGACGCGCACAAGCAACGAGCGTCCCTCTAGGACAACCAAAGGAACCGGCCGCACAAAGAACCAAAGGAAAGATGGGGATACGCCGAAACGGCAAAAGGGGCCGTTGCGGTCTCTCCAATCGCCAACCAAAAAAAAAAGAAAAGGGATGTTTGGCGTGCCTGGTACGGGGTGCCTCTGGGCCGAGATTGTTTCTTTTTTCTTTCTTGAGCAGTTTCCCTGATGTCCTTCTTTTTAAAGACCAGGCCAACGGAAGGGGCGACGGCAGAAAGGGTCCTGGTTGCGCGGTCTATAAAACGGCGGGGTAGTTTGGGACTCTTTGCGGGTGCGCTGTTGGATCATGTTGCTGGCGGCGGCGCGGCCAAACTCGCACACCAACGAAATTCTTGCGATCGCCAGTTGGTCCTGCAAGGGACTTGGTCTTTTTTTGTGATTGGTTCTTTATTTCGGGCGTCGCTGTCGACAGCAAAAGGCGGAGAGCAACAAAAAGGAGATCGGGGCATCCGTTTTTAGCACCCTTGCCATTTTGGACACGCACCACACACGCGCGCACGTTCACCGCCATCGCCCTCGATCGCGTCATATCGGCCTTTCTTTTGTCTTTTTTTACCGGCACGCAGCAAAAAGTATGCCCCGCTCTTTTCGATCGAGTGGCGCCGCAGACAAGAGTTGCATCCCGTCGGCGCAACGTCCCGAGTGCTCGACCTACGGCGGTGTCAGACATCCAGAAGGGTCCGCAGGGGGTGATAATGTATCCTTTGCCCCGAGACGGCGGCGTGCGCGCACCAACGCCTTTTTGCACGCGGCGCCGCGATCGCATGGGCCGACGGCGATGGTGGAGCGACGGCAACGACGTCCGCGCTCCAACGCCTTTTTGCGCATCAACAACAAGAGCGCCGGCGCCGACCGAGGCGTTCCCATTCTATGAAAAAATGTTGACATAAAGATAGTGAAAAAAGAAGAAATAAAATAGAGACAAAAAAGGATGGTCTGGCCGCTTGTGCGACGGTCGTACGGTTTGGCCCTGGTTTATTTCTTTTTTTTTGTTTGACGCTTTTTTCTTGTTGAGAGCGGACGGCTCCCATGGGCGAGGCACGAAATGACCGCCGGCCTTTTTGGGACGCCCTTCTTTTGGAGGCGCGCCGCATGCGCCCTTTTTTTCACCAATCTTGTGCTATGATCCTGTCGCCAATAAAAAAAATCGGAACGGCCGATTCGCTCAAGTCAGAGTGCTGCCTGGCGGGTCGCAGGACTCAGGGCGCGACAAGCAGGCCGAGCCAGCAAACGGCCTCCAACAACACACAAGCACGAGAAAAGCCACAACAAACGAACAAAAGAGAGAGAGACAACGACACACATAGGAAAAGAGAGGGGCGCAAACACAAGGCGAAAAAAAGGCCGAGGCACGACACGCACACGGCCGCACCAGAGGCTTTAGGGGACGTGTGAAAATGTCGATGGCACCGCAGCCAGACGCAAGCATACACGATTGGCTCCCGCCCGAACTGTTGCGCATGATCCTCAACGGCGCAGCGACAGCCGCCGCGCGACCGTCGTGGCGGGTGGACCACGTACCGCGTCGCGGCCGCCCTTTTCTCGATCCGCGCTGGCGGTTCGCGGCACGCGCCGTGTGTCGTCTATGGCACGACATCGTCACACGGCCAAACGGCGTCGAGACCGCCGCCATCGGCCGCCATCCGCACAACTGGCCCATTGCCGGACATCCCGCGCCGCCCAGCGCATGTCCCAAATGGCCGTCGGGGCGCGTGGTGTGCGCATCGGTCGTGGCCGACTCGATCGCTGCCGGGCGATGGGATAGTGCCGAGGCGGTCTATGCCTGGTGCGCACACGAGGCCGGAGCCACACGCAAACAGACGGCAGCCGCCATGGTGGCGTCCGGCGTCACGTGGGTGGCCACCGCTGCCCTGGAGATGGCCTATTCGTTTGGCACACGGACGCCGTCGATCACGCGCGTGGGCGTCTACCGCGCACCCAATACATGGGCAATCGGATGGGACGATGACCAGGGAACGCTCAGCGCCTTTGTCGACGTGCTCTGGCACGTGGCCATCACGCGTGCGTCCATCGCCACGCTAGAGAGCGTTATGGTGCGGCGCGGTGTGTCGTGTTTGATCGGCGACGCGCTCTGCGCAGGCGGACGCGGGGACGAAATGGCTGCGTTGGCCGCGCGGGGGCGGCCCCCGAGCAAGGTGAGTTGGCTGCACGCCTGCGCGGGACCCCATCACAAGTGCTTTGCGCGTCTGTTGGACGTGGCCGCCGCGGGTCTGATCATGCCTCCGCCACCCGCTCACACGGGCGAGCCATCAGGGCGCCACGAGTCGACGTGGTTTGCCCTGGCGATGATGGACTGTCGGTGGCGCTTCTTGGCTTTGCTCCAAGCGCGCGACATGCCCTTTGACATTGATGCGGCCTTTTGCGCCGCGGCCTTTGCGCGACGCCTGAACACGCTCCAATGGCTGTGGGCGTACGCCACGGTGCGCGACCCGCGTCGCCATCGGCCCGACGTCCCCAGAGCGATCAGGAGCGCCCTGCGCGGCGAAAAGCGTCCTGCCAAGGCGGTGCGCGTGGTGTCGTGGTTGTGTTTGATGTGTCCGCGTCCCGTGTGTCCGTTTTCGGTCGAAGACGCGAGCGACGCCGATGGGTACTTGCTCGCCCAACAGAGTCCGCTGCCTCTGGTCCTCTGTCTCATCGAGCACTGGCCGCGAGGATTCTTTGAGAGCGCCGACCGTATTTCCCTTGTCTTTCGACGATGCGTCGCCGAGCGCGATCTCGACAGCCTCGGGCGGCTCCTGCATCTCATCGACCAGCGCACTAGATTGGCGCCGTGCGGCGATGATCTCCTAGAGGGTCTCGATCTGTGGGGCGCACTCGCGACGCTGTGTGCTCAAGACTCGCACTTTGCGTTTACGCCGATGTTGGCGGCGATGCGCATCGCCAAGGCCCTGACCGATGGCGTCAGGCCGCGTGCCGGCGATGTTGCGCTCTTTGACGCGTCCTACAATCGCGAGATCGCCACGCCGTGCCGATGCGTCGGACATCCATTGTGGAGACATGGCGGCGACGCGACGGCCTCAGAACGCAGGCGTGTCAACGACGACCAAGGACCGTGTTACGACGAGCGCCTTTTGGCTGCGCTGGCGCCGTTGAGGCGCTGGTGTCGCGCCAAGCCTGTGCGTGCCTCTCGGGTCTTTCCGGGATGGATCCCGACGCCAGAGGCGTCGCCTTTGCCCGCGGCCGAACCAGAACGGGCGATCCAAGACACGTTGAAACATGCCGTGATCGAGTGGCTGGCAGGCGAGGGCCTTTTGTTGCCTGACGACGACGAGTCAGAGGATTGAAGAGAGAAAAAAAGAGAAAGAAACGGGGCAGAGGAGACGAGAAGGCGGCGGGAGCGTCGTGCCACCAAACTGGTTGTGCCGCCCTCTGTAGGCAAAAAAATGTCTGTAGCTGCGAGGACCGCCCCTTGTCTGGCGTCATCGTCATTTTTTTGCCTTGTCTTTTCTTGAATGAAAAAAATGTTGCTCTTTTTCGTGATCATCAACGCATATATGTTGCTCTTTTTTGTTCCTTCTCGATAAGGGAACCACCTGCCGCCCTGTTATGGCCACACCGGGTGTGCGCACAGAGCGCCCCCTCTCGGCGGCAAACAAGCAGGTTGGGACTCTCCCCTTTTGCCGTCTTGGAAAACAAAAAAGGGGCGCGCCTCTTGGGAGCGCAACACGCGAAAAAAAGGCCGATTCGCGCCCGTCTGTGCGCCCCGATCTCTTTAGGCTCTTTTTTTATAAAAAATGCTCTTTTGCCAGGTCGCGAGGAAGAAAAGAGACCGCGCGCGCAAGCGCCAACAAAAGTGACCGAGACGGTCGCCTTTTTTGACGACAGCCTTTTGGCTGGTGCACGAGCCAGACAAATGGACACGAAGAAAATTTCTGAATTGATAATGATTATTGTGCAGGACGACGACCGAGGGCAAATGGGAGCGATTTTTTTCTTGGTATTGGTCTCGTGCGTCCGTGCGTCCGTGCGTGGCCCTCGCCATCTGCGCTCGCCCCATCGCGCGTCTATTCTCCTCCAAACGGGTCATTTTCCTTCCTCCAACCACAATGGCTAAAAGAGCGGAAAAAAGAGGGAGCGCACGTCAAGGACATGTCAGGTCACAATTCCGCATCTATCGCATGGCGCCGGGTAAAAAAAGCAAGAGGCCAATTGTTTCAAGGGTCACGCACCACCCCTGGCCACCGGAAGAGAAAAGAACCCCTCCGGAGGGTACTGGGAAAAATCGACACGCCAAAGACAGCACAAGGCAATTCGAAAAAGAAAGAACCACGAGAAACAACAATCGGCCCGAACCATCGTCAAAAAAAAAGAAAAGAAAAGTCAACAACGACGACGACGGACGAGCAAAAAAAAAGGAACCGCGATAGCACCACGCCTTTGCGCGCGGTGGCTCTTTCTTTTTTTTCTTTTGTGTGGAAGCGCCGCCACCCGACGACCACCAAAGGACCGACGCCAAAGGAAAAGGGAGATTTTTGCGGACCCACGGGAAAGAGAGCGGACCTCTGTTGCCTCCCTTTTTCCTCCCTCCTTTTTTTGTGACTTTTTTTCCTTCTCGCCCGATCTCATAAAAAAAGAAGGGAAAAGGGCGAGAAAAAAAGGAGGGAGGCAAGATGCGGTCGGTGGCTGGTCGCCCCTCGGGTGGCGACATCGGGCTGTCTTGCCAGGCCTCGCGACCCTCGGTCGGCGAGTGCCAACCGGCATCGGACACACGCGGCGCGCCCGTTGACCGCGCCGCAGACGACGTTCGACAGGTTCAAGCGCATGACCGATGCGCTCGCTGTGAGTATGACAACCGCAACGAGCGCGTTGGCCATCGCGACGATCGCAATGGCGACGCCGACGACATGTGCCCTTTTGCCGATCGCGTGCGCTGTCGTCTCCACTTGGGCGACCTGCGCGCACTCGACGCCGTGACGCGCGACGGCGCAACCCAACAGGCACGCTGGTGCGTGGTGACCGTACTCTCTGAGCGCGACCTCAAGGGACTCGTCCTGCCGCGCCATGTCGACGTGCATCACATCATCGTCGCCGAGGACGACCTCGACGTCGACCTCACACCGGCGTTTGGTCCGGCGCACGACGTGATCGCATCGGCCATGGCGCGCGGCAAGTCGGTGCTCGTCCATTGCATGGGTGGGATCTCACGGTCGACCACCATTCTCGCTGCGCACCTGATCCTCGAGGAGGGTCTCGGCGCCTCAGAGGCCATGGCCGTGATCCGCAAGGCACGACGGCGCGCCGGACCCAACGCCTCCTTTTGGCGTCAACTCAAAGACCTCGCCGCCCACATGGCTCATGTGCCATCCGCGCCCCCGACACCACCACCACCGCCACCACCACCACGGGCAGCTGTCGATGCAGGCCATGCCTAACCGCCACCCTTGCACAAACCTTTTTTTTAATTTTTTCTTCCTTTTCTCTCTTTTCGTGTGATGGGCTGCTTTCTGCGCTCTGGTGCGTGGATGCGTGTGCCGACCGCTGTCGGTTTTTTCCATAATCGCCCCTCTGGCTCTTTGTTTGGTTTCGCCCTGCCGTGCGCATTGCAGCGCAATAAAGGATGCACGCCCGACGCACAGACTCGGACGATTGGGCAAAAAAAAGAAAGGGTCGCAGGCGCAATGCCCCGCCATGCAAGAAAATAGTTTTGCCCTCTCTTTTGCTTGTATGTTTTTGGGCTGTTCTCGGTATGTGTGTTTGTTTTGGCGGTCACGGTTCCTTGTTGGGCAACCGACTCGCGTCGGTGCCACTGTCGGCGCCAAGTTGCGCCAGGCATTCGGCGACGGCGTGCGTATGCGCCCGTCGCTCGCGCTCGACCATGGGGCGCCGCGGAAGGGTCGCGCAGTGTATGATCTCGACGATGGCCGCGGGCGTGCGCAACGCGGCGCCGTCAAACGCGTGTAGCCATTGGAGAAAGGCCACGGCCTTTTGCGTGTCCCATGGCGCACAGGGTTCGCTCTCGCGCCACGGACCCATGACGGCATCCGTGGCGGCGTCGACTGGGTCCACGCGGCTCCCTGCGGCGTTGAGCGCGGCGACACACCACGCGAAACCACGCGGATTACAGGCGGCGGCAGCGCGACGGCAGAGCATGCCGAGCCGGGTGCGCGACACGGCGGCGCAGGTACGTTTGTGCGCGGCGAGTAGATTCAGGACGCCGATGCACCCGTGTGCCACGGCACCCCGCGCCGCTGCCGGCGCGCACTCGGCCGCTGTCGCCGGCGGTGCCTCGCTTTGGAAAGAGGCAACCACGCCGGTGGCATCGACGCGTCCGGCCTCGTACCAAAAGGCGGGCACGCGGCACGCGCGCACTGTCGCAGCGTGGCCGGACCGCCAAAAGACACCCCAAGGCCGATCGATGGCGCAAAGCATATCCACGGCGTCGGCGCCTATTACTTGGATGGGGTCGACGTGGCGCAACGGCCGGAATCCATCAACACGTGCGGCGAGGGCTTGCAAGAGGGACACATTGCCCCTGCGCACGACAATGTCCCCGACACGCCTGTAGAATGTATCATCACCACTTTCACCATTGCCATCACCGCCGCCATCGTCGTCAGTGGTGGCATTGGCACCAGTGATGCCAATGCCACCACCGCTACCGTCATTTCCGCGCCCGTTGCCATCCTCGTGACGACCGCCGACATTGTGCGCGCTGTCGTTGACGTGTTTGGGATCGACATCATAAACGCCGGTGGCGCAAAGACGATTCAGTTCGCCAAATGTGCCGCCGCTGCCGTTTTCATCGGTATCACTAGGGATGACGAAATCATCGCCGCCGCTGGCATCATTTTGGACAATGGCGTTGGCGATGTCGGCAGTGCGTCGTACCTGGCGGTGCGTTGCCGTCGCATGCACTGGACGCGATGCGTCCGACAGGCCGCCCACGGCATAGTCGACCAAGAGAGGCCTGGCCGAGGCGAGTAGCGCCAACAGGACATCGCGACGCTCGATCGGTCTCTGGTGCATGCAGTCGCCGCGAGCGGCCCCATGATCACACGTGTAGGCAGCGCTTGCAAGGCAAAACTCTACGATTTCATCTGGCGCGCCATCGTGCATGGCAACGACGGCCGATGCCAAGACGCGACACGATTCGGGCACGCCGTCGCTGTGATCAGAACCGAGTTGGCGGACCGCCTCGGCGTCCACAATGTCGCGCCACGATCGACACACGCGCCGCGCACAAAAGCGCCACCGCGGGTCGAGCGCGTCGACAATGATGGCGGTGAGCATCTCCGCGGGCAGGCATGCGATCGATGCGCCTTCTCTTGCGCCAGAGGAGCCCCATTGTCGTGCGTCACATGCCATGGCCGAGACCGGGTTTCCATGACGTCGAGCGCGTCCGTTTGCCCCGTCCGACGACACCAGCAGGCGCCGCGACCTGGCGCCGGCGTTCCTTTGTGCGAGTCGAGAATGTGCCCTGCAAAAGCCGGCGGCCCGCAAACCCTTTTCAAGAAGATACAAAAGGAGACATCGCAAAAAAATGCGAAAGGGGATTTTTTTGGGTGTGGGGTCTGTGGTCTTGCTCCTTGGGGATGTTTGCGCAACGTGCGCGAGGGTGTTTGCTGTCGGCACCTTTTCGTGTGCTCGCAGAAAAAATAAACCAAGACCTGAAAAAAAAATATTTCTACGGGACGCCACGTCGAGTTTTTTTGCCTCTGCTCTGCGGTGGTTCGGAGTGACCTACAGCCTCGACGCACCAGACGAGTGTCGCAATTGTTGTCGCGATCGCATCGCCTCTTTTTTTCCTCACGCACGCTGCGCAAATGCGTATTTTTTTCTAGACAGCGGCGCCCGCCCAGAAAAAAAGTGCTTGGATCGGGTGGGGCGCGAAAAAAGGCAGACGCAAACATGACAAATCCGTGTTGTCGGCCTCGGGAAAACATAGCCAAAGAAAAAGAAAAAGAGACATGTGCCAGAAACGGGACGTGTCCCTTTGCGCTCGGTTGTTGTTGGCGGGATAAATCAAGCGTCCAAAGGCGACGGGGCGGGGGCACGAGGTAATGACTCTATTCGGCACCGTTGATCTTTTGAAAAGAGTCCCCTGACGAGGTGTCGCAATGCTCCGGGCCGCCGATCGCGTCGTGGTCATTGCACGAGGGCCACCAGCGCCGCCAGGCTGCTTTCGGCGCCTCATAGGTCCATGGCACGATCGCTTGCAGCCCTTTGCCCGGTGCGGCGAGCGCTCGATCGGCCGCGTCGACCATACCGAGACCCGCAGCACGATGGCGCGCGTAGGCGAGCACGCGTGGCGCGTGTGCTCCTGTGTTCTTTGCAACGCAGGCGCGCAGACCGACCCGCGTGACCAAACTGTCCAAAGGCGCCTGGCGCGCGAGCGCATCAAGCGCTGCAATCAAGCGTTCTAGGATTTCCGTTTTACCGCTGAGAAAGGCCTCGCTACAGGCTTGACGTGCAATGCCTGTCACAATGTCGACGGCGCTATTGGCTTCCCCGTCGGCGGCGTGATCGCCAGCGTGCGACCCTTTTGTATACATTGACGCCAGGGCGGGCGCGTACACGAGCATGAGCGCCAACTGCGTCTTGGCCACGCGCGCGTTATCGATGATGGCCGCCACCAGCTTGGGCGCATCGAGGTTAGGACCGAGAGCGCCCCTGGCCGGCCCGCGCAGCCATGCCACGATGCGTACGCCTCGATGCCACTTGCCCTTTGTTCGGTCGCCCATGTGGCTGCTGCCATAGGGGACGTGGTCCGGGTACGCGTCGGGCGCGCCGGTGCGCAAGGAGATGGGCACCACGGCCATCGCGGTGGCCTTGATCACGTCCGGGCAGGTCGAGGTGCGCGCCGCCTCGGCGAGACACCATTCAACCCCTTTGCGGCTCGCCGCCATAGACGCGTCGTCGAGGAGGTGGGCGAGTTCCCTCTCGTGATGCGAGTGGTTGCCGAACCCGCCCATGCCACCGGCGCGATCGAGCAGAGTCACGACCACATTGGTATGACCGCGGGAGATTGCCGTGCGGGCGGCGATACGCGCACAGGTCTCAAAGCCCGACGACGGCTGTCCGTGCGGGTGGGCGAGCATGCCAGACGGCCACACATGCCAGTGGAAGGCTCTGAGACACGGTGGGAGTCCACGGTAGGTGCCAAAGGGCGCGTCGGCTTCCGCCGCAGCGATCAGGTCACGCACAACGTTGACGGCGCCCAGGCGTCCTGCGGTCTCCCACACCCGAGCGCACGCGTACCAGCGCCTCGGTTCGGTGCCGTTGACCTCTGCGGCGAACGCGGCGTCGCCAGACAGGAGCGCATCCATCGGGCTGCAGTGATCGCGCGCAACGAAACCGACAAGCGCGCACTCGGCCCGCCGCATCCAGTCCATACGTGCGTGACGCGCCAGCACGCGACCCACCGCCGCATAGGTACCGCATGGATCGCTCGGAGACAGACACGCGGCGGCGTCGAGCGGACGCGTCTCTAGCCACGAAAAGGCGGAATCGACCGCGGCCTCGTCGCCCGTATGCAAAAGGCCAATGACAATGTCCAGGCCGTGCGCGCGGCGCTTGGTCGTCCCATCGCGCGTCCATCCTGCAATCGCGAGGATGCGGTCGACGGCGAGCGCCGAGGCTGCCTCGGACCCAGAGTCTCGCAACGAACGCACATGGCCGTGATCGCCTGCGTCGCCCGCCATCGACGCAACATTATAATCGTCATTGCCGTCCTCCTCGTTGGCAATGTTCACGCCATCGCGACCGCCTCTCTGGTCTTGCCTTTGGCCGGTGTCGGGCGGGACTGTGTGTGCCGCCGCGACACGGCAATAGGCCGACGCCGCCGCCGACGCACAAATGCGGTAGCCTCGCGCGAGGCGCCGCTTGCTCGCCGGGACGTCGAGAGCGCACGGCGCGGGCAGGCGTTCGACCAGGACCCTCCATTGACGGCACACAGAGCGCGCGCAAAAGCGCCATCGCGCATCGACCGAGGCCAGGATGTGCGCCCATATTTCAGCAGGAACGTCCGTCGCGCCAAAGAGGCCGTCGCTTATGTCGTCGGTTCTGTCGTGGGCCTCGGTACGGCTAACGTCGCCCTCTGTGTTTGCGCGTGAGGTCGCGTGGGCCATGTCCGCGTATCTTTTTCGCACGCCAACTTTTCCCGTGGATTCCTATTGTCTGTGTTTGCCTTTGGGGCGTCGCCTTTTTCCGCACGGGTGCGCCGCGAGTCGTCGGCGACGTGCTCCCAGCCGCGCTAGACGCCTCGCTAGACAACTTTTCCGTCGGTAAAAGATCTCTTTTTTTGTGCGCCCCGCTGTTGGCCTATCGCGCTGTGTTGTTGGCACCGCGTGGGTTCACGCGGCAGATCCGGGCCGCCGCCAACCAACAACCAACCTGCACCAATCGACGGGAAAATGCCCACACAAGAAAAAAACGTGGTTGGGCGCTTCCTTTTTGGTGTCGACAGTGCCCCCACGCACACCACAAGGGCGGGGCGCGCGACGGCACAGACAAACCGACACCAACCAACCCCGCCACCACGGCCGCAAACGAACAAAAGCCCCAAAAGAACACAACACTTTTGCCTCGATCGTGTCTGTTTCGTCGCGCGTACTTTCCTTTTTGCCTTTGCCGAGGTCTTTGTGCGCGGCGCAGGCAAAAGGCCGACGCTGAGGCGATCATCGACCGCGCGAGAAAAGCGACGCCGTTTCTAGGCAAAAAAGAAGAGACCCGTCTCTTGTTGTCGCCGACACAGCAGGACCCATCGCCCGACCCGCGCCCGCCGCCGCACCAACCACAAAGGGAAAAAACGGGCAAACATCTCGTAGGAAAAAGAGCCATAAAGAGTCAACCATAGACAATTACGACGACAATGACCACGGCAACCACGACAAGGAACGCCAACAGACCCGCTGGCCTCGCGCTTTTGGCGCTGTTTCTCACGCTAGCGGCCGCGTTGTGCGTGACGTCTGACGCCTCGTGCGTCACCCCCGAACAGCTGCACGCCGAGCGCACCGACGCCGTCTATGCCTACATGAACCGCACCAATGGCGATTTCGAGCAGTACCTCGATGCCTGCGAGCGCTATTATACAGAGGACGCGGCGCTCATCATTCGCGGCGTGGGCGCCTACGAGGGCAAGGACGTTGTCATCGAGTATGGCTATGTGCTCTTTGAGCCTATGGACGGCGTGCTCTCGGTGGGCATGCGCATGCATCCCGATCCGGTCACCCTCGAGTGGTCGACCTCGCCCGAGGCCGTCGCTGCCGGCGACGCCAACGACACGGTCACGTTCAAGGTCGACTATACGTTTTTGATCTCGCAGATCCCCGGCACCGACACGTGGGCCATGTCGATCGGCGGTCTGCGCAACACTGAGACGCTGCGCTTTGAGCACTTTGGCGACCGCATCGTGCTCGACTATTCGGTCAACGACCCCGACATTTTGCCCCTCTACCTAGCCGGCCATCAGACGCCGCCCGATGTCATTTGCGCCAAGATCTTTAGGCGTTGCACCAACGGCCTGAACCCTTATGCGACGGTGGAAGAGTGCGTGGCCTTTATGGAGGCGCTCGACGCTTCGGTCGACCCCACCAACGCGTGCCCCTATGCGCTGTCGTCCAACACGACCCAGTGCCGCGACTATCACATTGACAATGCCTGGGCTGACCCCGACGTGCACTGCCCGCACACTGCCGTGGACTCGATGACGTGCATGGACACGTGCAAGCCCGCGTGCGCCTCGTGCCCGGCCAACGGTCACTGCGCCGTCACCTACCCTTCGCTGGCGGCTGATGCCGCAGTTTATTCGTGTGCCTGTGATGACGGTTTTGTGGCCTCTGCGGTCGACCCCGTCACAGGAAGCGCCCTCGTTTGCACACCGCGCACGTGTCAGGCCGACTGGCAGTGTGGCAGCGCGCCCGGATCAAAGTGTATGAGCACTTTGGGCAGGTGCGGTTGTGCGCCCACTTTTACGTGGAACGCGACCACGGGCGCGTGTGACTGTTCAGGCGGCACCGTGCGCTGGGATTCGGGCGCGCCCATGTGTGTGCCCGAGGGTCGCTGTCTGGAGCGTTACCACTGCACCGCCCAGTCGTGGAACCGCGTGCAGTGTCGCGCCACCACGCCGCCCAACATCCTCTCGGCCTTTGAGTCGTGCCTGTGCAATCCGGGCTTTGTCGGCGGCTTTGAAAACGCCTGCACGTGCCCCCACGGCGAAAGTGCCGTCGCGTGGTCGGACGCGCTCCAGGGCCAGGTGTGCCTGGCGCCCGGCGAGTGTGCGGCCAACTGGCAGTGCCCCTATGGTTCGCAGTGCGCCTTTGCCGTGCCCGGCGACGTTATTGGCGTCTGTACCGTCTAGACATGAGCCTTTTCTCTTCTTTTTTTCTTCACTGTCGCACTGCGCGACAATGAAATAAAAAACATAAGGCGTATTTTCGGCACCAATGTCTTTTTTCAGTGTCAACAATGTTTTCTTTTTTTTTGTTGAGAACCACGCCCAGACTGATCGAAAAGTGTAGGTGACGCGATGCGGGGCCGGTCTTTTTTCGCGGCCTGTAAAATAGGTCCGCCCTGGGATAGGCATATAGCGGGTGCCTGTGGCTGGGTGTGCGGGAGGCCGCCATCTGAATCGCAAAAAATGGAGAGCGCCAAGCGCACGCAATTTCTTGTGAAAGACAAGGCTCCAATCTTTTTCAGGGGGGAGCGTCGACGGTTGCCTGGGTGATGTTCCATGTCTGTGCCGCCCCGTTTTTTTCCCTATCCGCATACGGCGCGATTGTCATGGGCCAGAGCAGGTTTGTTTTCACTCGGCCTCAAAGAGAGAGAGAGAGAGAGAGAGAGAGAGAGAGAGAGATGGCCATGTCCAATCAACAGAGGCGCACAGACAACAAACAAAAGGCAAAGGAAAACGAGGAAGACGCTCACGGGCGCAGACAAAACACACCGACACAGATGCAACAGAGTCGCGCCGAGAGCAATACCATCGACATGGCCACTGGGGGGCGGCCGGCGCCGATGCCGGGCCATCCCATGAAACGAATCAAAAGGGCACTAAGGGGACCTGACGAGGATCGTCCAATAAAGCCACTGTCGGCACAGATGTGGCATGAAGCGTCCAAGGGATTGACAGTCGGAGGCGTGCAACCCGACGTCGAGGTGCGCTTCGGCGACGGATCGACGCTTAGGCTGCACGCATGCCTCTTGGAGCGTGTGTCGCCCTACTTTGAGGCGGCGCTGCGATTCCGTCGGACAGCGTCAGACTCTTGCACCGACGCGGCGACGACGGCAGCACCGACGACGACGGTCGACTGCGCCGATGGTGACTCAAGGATGGTGCGCCTCCTCATCAAGGCCGTCTATTGCGGCGCGCCGTCGAAAACATACTCGTGCACGCTGGACCAGTATATCGGCGTGGTGCGCACGTGCAACATGTACCTAGCGCCGGTACCGCGCTATATCAACATTGACAAGATGGCCAGGAACTTTGAGATTCATTCGTACAAGCAGCGTCTCACCGCCACCGATCCTGCCGCCATATACTATGGCACTAGCGCAGACGACATGGCGGCTGCCGCACGCGATATCAATGCTGTCGTCGGGGCGCCCATAGTACGATCGTTTTCGTGGTCATGGTGCAACTATTACGCCCCCAACGACGAGGCCGACTATGAAGATCTGGTTGTGATCATCAACGACCTGCGCTACAACACGGGCCGGCACTATACGTCTTGTCCGATGTCGGTGCCGATCATGTGTGCCGTTCAATACGCCATCAAGTGCTATCTCGACCAAGAAGGCGGCAGCGACGGCGACGACGACGAAACTGCCTCTGTTGTGTAGATGCGTATGCGCATTTTTTTGAATATGATGGCGAATAAAAAAAGAGCAGGTAGACAATGCTTATAAAAAAAGACCGGTGCCGTGTCAAAAGGCTCACAAGAGTTTGTGTCTTTGTGCTGCGCCAATCGTCCCGACAAAAACGACATGCCGTTTTTTATTTATTTGTTTCGTTTTCTTGTCAACGGTCGTTGTCGAGGTCATACGGAAAGCAGGCGTCGCAGACGGCCACGACGCTGTCGCCGCAGTTGGCCGAAATCGCGGCGCCGGCACGTCCGTCAACGAGATCGACGGCCGGCCCGAGACATCGGCCGCATCCGACGGCCGTCATGTCTGTCTTGGCGACGCAGCGCGCACAAATGTCCCACACGCTGCCGTCGGTCGTGAAGAGCATGTGCTCGCTGTCTCTGTCACTTTTGGTCACGCGCGGTAAAAGGCACATGCCGCATTCGGCCAGCGGACCGGGCGCAGCCATGTTGCCGCGAACCGGGGATGGACTCTCGTCGGACGCCATGTCGCGCTCTGCTCTCGTGGCCGTGGTCTTTTTCATCACCAAGGCAGCCCGTCGCACAATATGGAAACCAATTTTTTCCTGTGTCCTTTGCGTTCTCGCTTGCCTTTTGATGCAGGCCGAAAAAAATAGGCGACCAAAAAAACAACCGCGTCCTCTTTCGCGCTGTGTCCGCCAATCAACCGTCCCGGTCTCAAATCCGCCATACTCGCGCCTGATGCGCCATCAAAGGGCCCATCGAAAACGGCGTCCGCTATTGGATGCATACGGACGCCGAAAATCGCGGCAACAGAACTTTCCAAAGAGGGCGCGCATTCATGCCGGGGGACCCACGCGCGCGCGCTCACGACGATGCATGTGCGCGGTTCTCTTGCAATGAGGCCTGCGCAGGTTTCGCTAAATTATCGCGCGCCCTTTGCTGTCGCGATCGCACGAGGTTCAAAAAAAAGTGGAATGTCTGCGGTCGGCGCCCGCGTCTGCGTCTCCGACGATAAAAAAAGAAGACAGAAAGGCTGGAAAATCACACAAGACAGCAAAGTGTGCTCGGTAGACAATCTCTTTTGTTTATGCGCCCATACTTTTTCTTGTTACCTTGAAAGGTCTGCAAAAGAAAAAATATTCGGGTTCTTACGGCGGGGCGGCTCGCGAGGCAAACAAGGGCAAAAGAAAAGAGGGAAAAGAAAGGCCCTAGGCTCTAGGCCATAAAGGCCATGGCGAGCACAAAGTAGGCGGCCAGGTGCCACGTGCAATGGGTGACGACAAACCACACCGGTCCGCCTTCCCAGTGTTCGGCCAGGGCGAGCGCCGCGAGACCGCCCAGCCCGATCGGCCACGCCCACGGCATGCTTTGCGTCAAAAGGCGCGAAAACACATAGGCCATCGACGTGTAGGCGACGGCGCGGTCGGCCCACTCAAAGTGTTTGCTCCATCGTCGAAAGGGCCACACGCCGGGGAGGTTGTGCTTGCGCTCCGAGATGTGCATCAGCGCCGATGTCGTGACAGCGGCAACGGCCAATCCGGCGTGCCACGGCGTCGGGGCATGCCACAACGGCCACAGTCCCGCGACGTTGCTGGCGGCGACGACATAGTTGACCCACTGATTGGCGTTCGACATGGTTCTCTTCTTTTGTGAAATGGCAGCCGAGTCTCTCTCTCCGTCTCTGTCTCTATCTCTTCCCTTGCAAGGCCCGTCGTCTGGTTCGGCCTTTTTTTGTCTGACTCTTTTGTTTCGAGTGTCAGTGTATGGGCGCGTGATTCCTTTTTTTTTGCTTGCTTGCTTGCGTTGTCCCTTGGGTGCCGCCGCCTTGTCGTCGTGGTCGTGTGTTGCTCTTTTTCTTGGCCTATGCCTTTTGTTGGGCCTCGCACAGGCATTTTATCGTGGGTTGGTGGGAAAAGAAAAAAAGAGAGACAACCCGGCCATTGGCCAACCTCAGGGCCACTGACGGATTTAGAGCCGTTGGCCCTATTGCGCCCCGACAATGTACCCCCAAAGGCGAAAAAGGCACGTGTGCGCTTTGCGGTCGGTTGGGCGATTTGCAGCCGCCGATGATTTTGCCGACGTCGACGACGGGCGCCGCCAGCCTATGGCACGCTTTCCCCAATGCCTTTGCTCTTGTTTAAGCGACAGCGAAAAACCTCGTCGCGCCTCATCGACAAAGAGAAAACTTGCAACAACGACAATAACAGCAAAGGGGACATCCACAGCAAAAAAACACTCGGAGCCTACAAGGTCATGTCCAAAAGGAAGGCAGAGGACATGGAGGCCGATACGCCTTTGCGTGACGCCGAGGGAGACGATGCCTTTTTCACTGGACGACCCAATGCCCAAGATGCGACACAGTCGGATGACGACGTGGCAAGGAACGCGCCGCGTCCCGACGACCCCGTGGTCGACCTAGACGTCCGCGGCACCCGCATGCGTGTCTTGCGCTCGACGCTGGCCACGGGTCCACCCGACTCGCTGCTGGCTCGCCTGTTTGGCGCAGAGGGGGGTCCATGGTCCCGACGCCCGCAAGCCGACGGGTCCTATTTCATCGACGACGACCCGCAAGACTTTGACGCCGTCCTTTGCTACCTGCGCTATGGCGCCGAGGGGATGCGCTTTGAGAGCGCCGCGCGCGCATGGCGCGCCCGTGCCCTCGCGACCTACTATATGCTCGATGATATGGCACACGCGTGTCTCATCGAGGCCCTCAGAGCCGATTTGTGTGCGACACCGACTCACTTGACAGCAACCATCCGCTACGCCTTTGCAGACCCTGACAAGTACGCCATCGAGGCGTCGGCCGAATCTCTTGACAAAGATGATGACCTTTTTCCTCACTATGGCAACGAGCGCCGTGCAAAAGAACCCACGCTCGCGCCCGTGACGATCCACTATGTGCGCGGCTGGTCTCTGGCGCACCTCCTCGTGTGGATCGCGCACGCCATCGGCGTGCCCGTGGATCAACTCGAATTTACGGGCACCGAGTGGCGTGAGTCTTCGTGGACTGGCATCAGCCCCTATCCCCTCGGCGGCATCCACCCGATCGACGTCGAGGCCTGCGCCGCATACCCCTTGGCGAGTTTCCCCTGGGTCCGCGCAGAGCGAGGCGGCCTGCTCGTCCAAATGCGAGGCCAGGCCACCGGCGAAAAACAAAAAAGCGACCCCCTCTCTCTGGGATCGGTCCCCAAATAAGTTGTCTTTGCCGCTTGTTGTCTCCCTTTTTTTCGTCTCGATACATTTGCGACGCATACCCGTCTTTCTTGGTGTCCCTGCGAGACGAGACCATCCCGCGTCCATTTTTCTTGTTTTCTTTTAAATGGCGAGTTGCATTTTTGCCTCTTTTTTTGTTCCAACATGCCCCCTTTTTTTGGCTCTTTGCGACCCCCAAAAGGCATTCAGCTTGGGATCTTTTTTTTTCTCTCTCTCTCTCTCTCTCTCTCTCTCTCTGGGCAACACCGGCCGTCATCGTGTGCGGCAAACCCACCTGTCTTTTTTGCTGAACAGAAAAAGGCCGCTGCTGGCTTGTATGGGATTGGGCTCTACGAAAAAAAAGAGACGGTCCAAGGACAATCGGCGGCGGCCTGTCTCTTTTTCCCTCTGCTGGCTCTCTTTTTGTTGTCTCCTCTGTCCTTTATTCCCGTCGCGTTGGCGCAACACCTTTTTTTATGAAAAACAAAATTCAGTGCCTGTTTCGTCTTCCTGTCGCGCAAGGCCGGTGGCTTGCTCCGTGTCTCCTATTGCGTCGACGGTGCGCGGTCGGCACCATGTCCTATTATACGCAAAGCATGTATTTTTGCTGTCGCCCGAATGGCGACGTGCTCCGTGCGGTTATAAAATGCCTGTCGTGTGGTATCCCTCTATTTTTTTCGCGCGGATTCTCCTTTCAGCAACAAAGAGAGAACAACGGAAAAAATAGATAGGCACGAAAAAACACATCCGAAGCGCGCCTATCCTGAGCACGCGAGTGGCGCACGGTAGCAAAAAAAAGGCACTCACTGGCGGCGGCACGTCGCCGTCGCCGTGTCACACGTCTCGCCGGGCGCGCAGTCTGCGTCGGCGCGGCACGCGCCCGGAACGAGCCGGCACTGCCCGTTGGCGCAATACTGGCCCAGCGCACACGTGGCGCCGTTGCAACAGTTGGCAACGGGCACGCATCGCGAAACGGCATCGCTGCCCACACCCGTCTGTACGCAGTCGGTGCACAGGGGGCAGTCCTCGGCCGATGTGCAGGCGAATGTGGGCGCCCGACACGTGCCGTTGATGCACACCTGCGTCGCGGCACACTCGGGCCGGCACGGACGGAATCCGGGCGGGTTGGCCTTGCTGCGCTGCTCCCAATAGAGCACGCCCAGCACGACGGCAAGCAGGCCCACGACGGCGAGCAGCGCCCATAGCAGACGTTCGTGGTGCGCCAGCGTCTCTTGCGGCGTCGGCACTGGCACGCCGCCCATCCGTGTCGTGTTCATCGTCGTTGCCGCCGCCAGAGTGGCGACGAATGCGAGAGAGAGATGATTTCTTTGTGGTCGATCAGGGACCTATGGTCGCAGTCGCCTGCAGATGCCGCTCTCCTTTTTCCCCCCTGGTTCGTGTGTTTCCTCCTCGGCGTGCGGTGTTGTTGTGCCCCCCCCCACCCGGCACAGTGCGCTATTATTGAGTTGCGGTGACGACGCGGAATCGGCGACTGCGCGGCAAGGCACAAGCAGAGCGGTGCCGGACGACGACGGCGGCGGGGTCGCTTTCTTTCTCTCTGGGTCCGATTATTGGCACGCCGACCGAGCCCGGCCAGACCCACGCACGCCCGACAATGTCGAAAGGCCTTTGCTGTCGGATGTTGGTGACCATGCGCGTGCAGGTCGCTCAGTGCCCCAACGGACAACAAGAGCCGGACCGCACCGCCTACCCTTTTTTTCCAAAGAAAAAGGATGCCCGTACTTTTCCGCGCTGCCGGGTGGCGAGGCACACACACACACACACACACACACGCAGACGGCGGCGCTCGGCAGCGCGCAGACACACTATGGCACTGTCAGTGGGCAAAAGAGCAAGAGACCGGCGCGCCACGCCGCTTTGCCGCCAACGACACCGGCTCAAAGAAAAAAAGCACACACGCAAAAAAAGAGCCAGGGACCTCCTTTTTGCAGACCCGCGGGGCGATCGGGGCCCTGTGCCTTTTCAAAAGAAAAACCAGCATCAGAAAAAAAAAGAACGCCAAAGAAAAGAGAGACATGGCGTCGACGACGCCGACCGCGACGCCCATCGAGGCCCTCGTGCAACAGCAACTGGCGGCGGCCGAGCCCAAACCGCGACGGTGGCCCATCGTGCTCGCCGTGGCGTTTGTTCTGGCTCTGGTGGCCGCGGGCGTGTGGTACTTTTTCATACGCAAGCGCCCGCCGCCGGTCAACCCGTCCAACCCGGCCGACTGCAATCCGCCGTGCACCGGCACGCAGGTGTGCATCGACAAGGTGTGCAAGGACACGGCGCTGTCGTGCACCACCGACGCCCAATGCGGTACGTGCACGACGTGCGTGGCGGGCGTGTGCACGCCCAAGGCGTCGTGCTGCGGCGGCGTCACATGCGCCGCCGGCCAGACGTGCGACACCAAGACCAACACGTGCGTCTACACCAAGGGGTATTGCGACGCCAACCGCGCCTGTCCGCCCGGTTCGGCATGCGACCCTTCGAAAAACACGTGCATCGCGCAACCGCCCTACGGACCCGACAGCGGCAAGGGCTGCTTCGAGGGCTTTGGCGCCTGGATCTGGGAGTTGGACCCCAAGACCAACAGCGGCACCTGGCGCTGTCGGTGCGCCAACCCGACTCTCTACAACAGCGCCGACGAGTGTTCGCCCCTGGCGCGGTCCACGCTGTGTGCCGCCGAAAACCTCGACCCCAACGCCCTCACGCCGGCTAGCAGCGTGCCGGCCTTTGCCGCCTACGGCTGGGCCAACCAGCCCGTGCTCATCAACAAGTCGACAGCGGGTGCCGCGGTGCCGTCGCCCTTGGCTGGCACGTGTCCGTGCAAGCCCGGCTGGGCCGGCGGCTCGTGCACCGAGGACCGCACGTGCAACGGCCGCGGCACGTGGAACGAGACCACAGGCCAATGCGCGTGCAATATCGACTACTCGGGCTATGGCAACTGCCAGGACGACCCCAACTGCACGTCGTGGACCGCGCCCAACTGCGCGCGCCAGTGCGCCGTGTCGGGCGCGCAGTGCGTGAGTCCGGCCTTGCCGTGCTGCGACCCGCGCGACCGATGCGGCGGCAACCCTTATGCGCGGGGCATATGCGCGCCGCCGACATCGTGGTAATCCCGGCCGTCCCATCCAGCAAAATGGTTTGTCTTTTTTTCCGTCGCCTAAAGATCTGCATCGAAGAGGCGGTCACGCGCATTGGCCAGGACCGCGCAAGGCTCATCTCTTTTATAGAGAAAACAGACGAAACACAGCGGCCGGCCGATCTCGTGCGTGTGGCGCTCAGAGAAAAAAGTGAACTTTCGGCGCCAAGCGCGCACGCGCTACGAAGCCGGCGACGATACGCCAGACAAGGCCGTCGAGCGCGCCTGAGAGGATCTGGGCATCGCCAAGTCAAACAACACTCGCATGGCAGAACTCGCGCGCCGTGTGTTGGCGCCCTAGGGTTTGGCCCGGCGGTTGCCTCGCCCTCATGTGTGCCGGCGCCCTTTGTTTCTCTGTCGTCCAAGCACAAATCAATCGGCCGGTGCTTGGGTGGGCAGATTCAAAAGGAAAAAAAAAGAGAAAGCCGACAATAAATTCGACAATCTCTATTCTCTTTTATACGCTTTGTAGTGTGTCTTTTTTTTTTGCTTCTTTACAGGTTTCATCAAGCGGGTCCAGAAGAGAATGCGTGCTCGCGCGCAGCCCACTCTTTGTGTTCCGATTCTCGTCGCCTTTTTTTCCCCCGAAGCAGCGCGCCAAAGGCGATCGCTTTGTGGACGCCCCGCTGTTCGCCCGAGGCCCTTTTTTTGGAAAATAGCCTGTTATGTTTTTTTCCTTGGGTTGCGGGGCGGGTGCGTGGGTGCCGGTCGGGAAGGACAAAAAAGCGGAATGGCGCGCCAAAAGACCAAGCACAATGCAACGCTGCTCAAAGGAAAACGGCGGTTTGTGTGTCTGTTTTTCCACGCCACCCCCCCCCAACCTCTAACCCCACCGACGCGCGGCAAGGGACCAAGGAAAAAGGTTGAAAATGCACAACATGCGTTTTTGGGACAACAGCACACACCACCGCCTCTTTCGTGGGGCGGCACTGACTCACGCAGCTTTATCGGTGGCTGCTGCCGGCTTGCACAAAAGGTGCGGTCCATTGGGTCTCAACATAAAGCGCACGCCGCACGTAAAAGGCAGCGCCGAATCGGGCTCGAATTCGATGGCGCTCACGAGCGCCGCGATCACCGTGCGCACTTCGAGCAGAGCCAGTTTGTTGCCGGGACAGGCGCGCGGGCCGGCGCCAAATGGGATACTGGTGGCGCACGCTATGCGTTCGTCGGCGCGTTGGTCGCCCTCAACGTTCCCAGTGATGTCGCTTTCGATCCAGCGTTCGGGGCGGAACATGTCGGGTTGCGCCCAGTGGCGCGGCGACCGCGAAATGCCGATGCTGTTGATGATGATGCGCGTGCCGGCAGGCACATGGACGACGCACGGTTCCGTCTCGGCCGTCGGCGTTGTCGCTTCGACACACAGGTCGACCTCGGCGCGACGCGACACGGCAAACGCGGCCGGATACAGGCGCATCGATTCTGACACGCAGGCGTCGAGCCACGGCGTCGCCATACCGGGTGCCAATCGTCCGGGCGTACCGGCGCCGGACGTGACGGCGCGCACCTCGTCGCGCACGCGAGCCTGTGCGTCCGGGTGGGTGGCCAGAAGGTGGAGCGTGTAGGCTGCCGTAGCCGCAGTGGTCTCGTAGGCGGCGAACGTTACCAAGAGAGTCTCATCGCGCACCGCATCGTCCGTGTCGTAGACGTGTGCGCCCTTGTCCAGCAACAGGGAGGCCAGCGTGGGGCGTCCGTTTTCAGAGCCCACGCCATTGACCATGCGACGCCTGGTCTCGGCGACGACCGCGTCGATGACGCGCCGCACTCTTGCCAAGGCGACCTTGTGCGCCGCCGTCGTCGGGCGGAGAATGTTTAGCGGTTTAAACGAGCGGTTGTTGAATTCGCCAAACACCACATCGAGGTCGGCCATGAGTTGGTGCAGGTCGAGGTCGTCGGGCAACACGCCGCACGTGAGGCGCAGGCTCTGACGCAACACAAACGGCATGAGCCAATCGTGCATCATGTCGTGCGGTCTACTCCCCGTCGCGCCACGCACGACGTCGTCGTGTGAAGTTGGCGATATCTTGTCGAGCAGGTCGGCGGCCATGTGCCTTGCATCGTCAGCCATGGCCGGCGCATAGCTGCGGAGCGCCGGCGGCGACAGGAAATGGCCCGAGAGCACGGTGCGGCGTTTGGACCAAATGTCGCCGCGCGTGCTGATGAGGCCGGTGCCGATCACGCGCGCAATGTCGTCGACGGCGGCCGGGTCTTGCTGGATGCGGCTCGCGCCCATGCGCAGCAGCGACGCGGCCAGCGCAGCGTCGTTGATCATCAAGACGTCCGCTCCCAGGGGGCCGGCGGGACCGATGCGCAGCCAGACGGCACGCGGGCCGTCGCGCGCCAGGGCAATCAGGCGCTCGTGCAGCGTCTCGATGGGCGCGAAAAACTGCGCATGGCCCCAGAGCCAATGGCCGCCGGCGAGCATCGGTCGCGCGTGAGTCGAACGCGACCGTCGGATCGCCCACAACGACGCGATCACGGCCCCAAACACTGCCGTCAACACGTACAACCACATGGCCCCCTTTTTCTCTCTGTCTTTTTTCTTCTTCTTCTCCTTGTGAAGTTGGTGGCAGAATGAGAGGTTGCGCAAATACGGGAAACATGAGGGAAAGAAGGAGACGGTTTGTATTTGGTCTCGCGTTGGCCACACATGTGGTTGTCGTTTTGCAGTCGCCGCGATGCCGAGGCCACGGCGACATTCGGACCCACAGACTACCCGGTTGCCTTTGTCGCCAAAAGAAAAAAAAACAAAAGAGCAAAGACGACGCCAAAAAGAGACCCGAAAAAATGCCGTCTCCTTTTTCCCTCTCCCGTTTTCGCTCTTTTTGCGTCGTTGATCCCAATTTTGCCGAGCACGCGGACGAGCGGATGACCAAGAGGCCGGCAAGAGTGGCCCAAAGCCAACGGAAAAAAGAAAAGCCCAACAGCCATTTTTTAAGGGATCATTTTGCGCCGGGGGTGCCTCTGGTCGATCGCCTCCAGGCGGCGCCTCTTTTTCTTTGCGACGCCCAACAGAGGACCGCCCAAAGGGCGCGTCCCGTGCCGAGTCGCTGTTGCATTGCACGAGCGTAACAATGCGAAGCATGGCTTGGCTGGTTTGAGACGGGCGGCTCGGGTGTGCGCGGCATAGGATCACGGAGGAGGAATTTTCCACACGAGGCGGTGCGAAATAGGCCGCGGTCCATACTCAAAAGAGGGTCCCCATCTATTTTGCCGACATTGTGCATAGGCCGCGAGGAGGAAAAAGGCACGTGCGCGCGGCGCGCATCGCGACAGTTTTTCTTCTGGTTTTTTTAATAAACGGGAAAGGAGAGCGACACAAACCCAAAGGTCGGCCGTTGTTGTTTCAATTTTTTCATTGTTCTTTGTCGTGGTGCTCCTAGCGCCTCTGTTGCCGTTGGCGCTACCGCGGCAAGGTGTAGATTGTGCCGTTCAGGATGCGCCGAGACTCCTTTGGCGGATGGCTTCCATGAGCGGACCCAACCAGAGGCAACAGCACGATGGTTTAGCCGCTTCCCGGCATGCCTCGTCGATGGCGGGCAGCGTGCACGAGGCGCCCGCGGCGTGGAGAAAGGCCGCCGTGCGCCAGTGGGTACCGCGAATGGCCCCATCGAGCGCATCTGTGGTGCACCACGGGCGGTCCGGCGAGCGCCGCGCGTACAAGAATCGCACGACACGGAGTCGTCCCTCGGCGGCGGCCTTGTCGACCGCTCTGGCCGACCACCACGGCCAGTCAAAGTGCGTCTGCGCAAACACCAACGCATCCATGTGCCCGTTGGCGGCTGCGTCGTCGAGCGCGAGCCCCACCCATGGGCCTTGGACGTTGTAGTGCTGGTGCAAAAGGCGCATGGCCATTACGCGCCCGTTGAACATGGCGTTGGACATGGCGCTGGGGGTGGCGGTCCCCAAACCAAGTCGCAGAAATGTGCTCAAGAGTTCGATCGACCCGTTGCACGCCGCATAGTCTTGCACCGGTTGATTGGCATAGGCAGCGACGGCCGTCTCGTGGCCCCATTCATCGACACAGGCGACGAGCGCGTCGGTACCGCGAGCCTCGGCCTTGGCCAGTTGTCGTCGGGCCATGGCAATGCGCGCCGGCGATATGCGCGCGGCATCTTCCAGACGCTCGGCAAGGCCAGCGTCACCATGCCCAACATCGCCGTTGCCATCGTCATCATCGCCATCTCCATCGCCACGCGGGGCGCCTCGCAACGTCAAGGCACGACAGAGGCGGACGCGATCGTCTCCGAGCGCCGTCTCCAACGCATAACGCACGTCGGCGACCGACGCGTGCTCCAACAACACAGACGTTGTCAGGCTATGCCCGGCAGCCAGGGCACGGCGCAGGGCCGGACCGATGCGGCAGTGTTGGGGCATACGCTTGCACAAAAAGGCCACTGTGTTTGCGTGTCCGGCGGACGCTGCACGCTTGAGGGCGCGCGGACTGGGCCTGGCGTCGCTGTGGTCGGCCAGGTACGCCAGGGCGGTGATAGCCCCCTCCCGCGCCGCATCGTCCATCGCGTCGGGTCCAACTACGGCGGTACCGCGTTCCCCGATCATGTAGGTGAGCATCCTCACGTCGTTCTTGACGGCGGCCGACGCGATGGGCTCGTTGTGATTGTGTCCGCGGTGCCGCTGTCCGGGCGGCACGCCATCGTCGGTAAGACGCGCGTTGCGCTTCTCATGGAGCAAGCGGACAAGCGTCATGCGTCCGCGATGCACGGCAAAGACGAGCGCCCGGTCGACGGCGTGCTGCACTTCGCCGGGCACAATGAGGCCCGAGCCCAAGACGCGTTCCATTTTGGCGTAGGCCCGGCGGTCGCTTTCGTCGCACCGATATTGTCGCCGCTGCCGGGCAAGCGCTTTGGTTCTCCTGTCGTCGCGTAAAGGACCAGCGACGTCGCCATCATCTCGCCGTTTCTCCTCATCGTCGTCATGACCCTTTCCGTCGTCATCATAATCGTCATCGCTGTCGTCGTCATCGTCACCGTCAACGTCGGGGTAATAGTTTGGTTCGTTTGTGGTGTCGGTCCACGCCTTGCGCTCCGTCCATCGGGCCGCCGTTTCCGGCACATAGTGCACCAGGACCTCGGATGAGCACGGCCTGTCGGCGGCCTCAAAGAACCGAGCGGCGACGTCGAGACGATCGCAACGCAACGCTTCTGATACAATGTCGTCGTCGGGCCAGTGGGAGCCCAGCGATATGCCGGCACGGCCTCGGTCCATAAGGTACTCGGCCATGTCCATGTGGCCATTGACGGCAGCCAACAGCGCACCATAGTCTGTGTGCCCGTAGCCGGGTGTCGCCAAGAGCGCGTCGATCACGGCACGATGGCCGCGCTTGGCGGCGGCATCGCCAATGTTGCACAGACACAGGGGCACGCGTATGCATGTGGCGTCCAAACGCCGCAGGTCGCACATGCTTGATGGCGCGCATGACTGGCACACGCCGCCCGATTGTTTTGCACGATCGTATTTGCAAGTCTCGTAGCACGCATCAGCGTCAGACTCGGCGACGAGGGCGACATGCGTACGGCCCCTAGCGGCCAGCCACATGTCCATCGATGTCGCGTCGTCAACGTGCCAGTCGGCGTTGGCCACTAGCCAACGCACGGCGTCGATGCGATTGCGCTTGGCCGCCGCATACAGGTGACACGGGCGAAAGCGCACGCCGCGTCGTCTGCGCATGTAATCGAGCACGGGCGTTGGGTCGTCCATGAGGACGACCTCATCGGGCGTCAGGGTCTTGGAGAGGATACGGGCACGCGTACGCGTCTTGGAGCAGACCCAAAAGAGACGCGACGCCGTCATGCACGCCGCAAAGTCGGCATCGTCGAGCGAGTCGACGATGGCCTCCAACGCCACATCAGGAACGTGCTCCAGCCGCGCCAGTGTCATTGTGGGTTGGTCGTCGGCGTCATCGCGCTGTGTCAGAGGCGGTCCGGAGCGATCCATGTCGGAGCGTCGGCGCTTCCTCCCGGACATGGGTTGGACCAAATGGTTTGGGTAGTCCTCGAACGCGGCGCTCCGTTTGTGACAACCAACGCCCAACATGTCTCTACCGGAACAAGGGAAAAGGCAAAACAAGAACAAGACCCAGGCGACTGACTGTGTTTAGGAATATGGCCGTCTATCAGGTCTCTTGGCGATTTGATGACAAGTTTGTCGTATGAGGCTCTGGTCGGTGCGGTGACAATGGGTTGTCTGTGGCGCTCTTGCGGTTATCTTTCTTTCTTTTTTCCTGCAGGGCCGGGCACGGCGGTTGGGGCTGACAAAGCTGCGCGCGTCATTTCTGCGACGCCTTCTTTTTTTTCCTTGGACGAATCAGCATCGCGCTTTTTTCTTCTTTTTCTTTAAAAAGGGTAAACTCCAACCTCGAAACGCGGTTTGATCACAGCCAACACGCAGCGCGATTGCTGCACCGGGCAGAGGAGGCACGCCGCGCCGGGGCAGTTGCAAGATGCCTCTCTTTTTTTTTTGGTGTCGCAATGCCCAATCGCAGGTCGTGCCCCTTTTTTCTGATGTAAATTCAAAAAAGGTCTTGGCCGCTGCAGGCGAGGTCAGGTCCCCCCTTGTTTACGCCAGAGTAAAAAAACCAAAGAAAAGACATTGGGAAATAGCGCCCGCACGGGAAAAGGGACACTTTGTGGTATTGGCGTGTCGACGGCACGCACACTGTCGCCTTTTGTGCCTTGTCTTTTTTTTCTTGGTTTGTTTCGTTTTGGAAAGGGATATTTTTTCTTTGTTTGGATTTGCGCAGACTCTGCCCAGGGCCGGCCAAGGATGATCGGATCTCCTTGCTTTGGCGGACGCTATGCGACAGACGAATCGATGCCCCGTTGTCGTGTGGCATTGTGCGTTGGTGCCGAAAAAAAAAACAAAAAAAAAGAGAGAACCCCATAGAGCGACGTCAATGCGCCAAAGAGACGTAAGAGATACGCCCCGTGGTGGCCCCAAATGCGTGGGCACCTTTTTTTTATCCCGCCAACAGCGGCACCCCAAAAAGCCTTTAAAGGCACCGTCCTATTGTGCGACGGTGGCCAGAAAAAGGAATCGTATTCCGATTGGGCACGGCAAAAAGGCAACTACCCGCGGTCCGCCGAGCCCACATTAAAAAAGGCTGCCCACAGCGCGCAACCACAAAGAACAAAAAGAGGAAAAGCGCGTGCACGCCTACAGCACAGCAACCCCTTCCGTCGGCCGTGCCCCATAGATAGACACGATCCTGCGAGACAATGGAGCACTTTGAGCCCGCGTTCGACCCTGCCATTTTGTACGACGAGCCATGGATGACAACAACGCCATGCGATGACTATGCCATGATGAGCGGCGGCGACGACGACGACGTCAATGACCAAAGCTGGAGCGGGTTTTACCACGACGAACACGGCATCACCGGCGTCCACACGAGCAATGCCGGCGACGATAACGATGGTGACGATGCCGGCAAGAATACATCCGACGCACTTGCGGTGCCGTCTGTGTCGACACCCTGGGAAGCACTCGCCGTCGTGATCACGCGCGGCGGACTGCCACGCGGCGCTCGTCTGCATGCGCCCGCCTGGTCGGCCGCGGCGGAGCGCTTTGCAGAGGCCATGGAGACCCTGCTGGGCGTCCATGTGGGCCACATGCTCGCGTCCTATGACACGACCCAACTGTACGAGCAAACCAAGAACCCGGCCGATGCCCAGTATGTCGTCGCGCAACTCGTAGCGTTTGCCGGGCGGTCGACAGCACCGGGCGACGTGCAAAGCGCGCGTGCCATGGCGCGCGGCGTATTGATGGCCGCCCAGGACGCCGCCGTGACCGCCGTTGTCGGCATCCAAGAACTGTTGGTTGCCCAAATCGACGCCGTCTACCAACAGAGAGGCATGGAAGAGACCGAACGACGCGATGCCGACTTTGCCGAGGTATGGACACAACAGACACTCGATGCCGTAAAGCGCGCCGCGTCGATGCCGGCCGGTGAGATCACGGTCAGAATCATTATGCAGGCCATACGCGACGTGCTCGAACAACATGGAAGCGAAACGGGGAGCGCGCTCATGCGCCGCTTTTACTCGGCGGTGGTGTCGAGGTCGTCGGCCTTTGGCGCCAGTCAGCCCTTGAGGCTCGTCGACGCGTCGAGAGCGGGTCTGGAAGCACTCGGTCGTCTACAAGTCGGAACGCCACGCGCCAATGCTCTCATGGCTCTCTGCAAACACGATTTCGGCAGGCCGCTGGCGATCGTGACGCCTCCTCCCACGGCGGCCGACACCGCGGCCCTCTCGCGCCCTTTGTCCAACAAAACCAAATAGTCAAAAAAATCATTTTAAAAAGAAAAAGTACGAATGGCCTACAGCAAAAAATGCACATCAATCATCAGGCTTTTTCCCCTGGCAGATGAATAAAGAGAGGAAAAAGGGTGTGGCAGACATCAGCGGTCGCGTCATCCGCATCGCCCCGCGCCACGGAGAAAAGAAAAAAGAGTGCATCTGCCTTTTCTTTTTTCTGCCGTTGTCCCTTGCTCGCACTGAGAAAGAGGCAGCCAAACAGGGGAGAGAAAAAAAGGAAAACTCAAAACAGGTCTGGCGACGACGGCGACACGAAAAGAGCCGCCAAGAATCTGGACACGGCAGGAAGGTGCAAAAAAGAGGCGCGCTGTTTTTATCATTGTTGTTCCTTTTTGCGCTCCGCCCAATCCGCGTTCGCACAAGGCCGCGCAGAGAGGGCCAAGAAAGAAAAAATCCCAGCCAGAGCAACCAAGGGCAGGGCTGTGCCTTTTGCGCGCTCCGCAGCAAACAAAAAAACGGCAAACGACACAGCAAACAAGAAAGGGCGTCCAATAGGAGACGCACGCAGGAAAAAGGGCAAACAAGGCATCGCGGTCACCGTCCCGCGAGGACGAGAGCAGAGCACAACACGCAAGACGAGAGATGACGAAAAAAACACAAAAAATGGACGTGAGAGATATCGGCGACGCGCAGGGTCCCTTTGCGACCATGGACATCGAGTTGTGGGCTCTCGTCTTTGATCGTGTGGATCGCCTCTCGTTGCCCTGCCTGTTCTTTGTATCGCGGCGATTGTGCGCTGCCGTGCGGCATCGCCGTCTCGCCAGGGACGCGTCGGCCCACGCCGACGACGACGAACATGGTGGGTGGGGCACACGAGTTTGCCTGCCGGCCTATGCGGTCCACTACGACTATGTTGCCTCGCTGATTGAGGCGCGACGGCCCGCCATTGTGCAATGGGCCGTAGACGACATTGGCTGTGAAATGCCACCGGGCATGTGCCGCCGGATTGCCGCCACGGGCGACATTGCTCTCCTCAAGTGGGCGCGCACCGACAAGGGTTGTCTGTGGGACGCTCGTGTCTTTTACGCTGCGCTCGCATCTGGCTGCATCGCCATGGCCCAGTGGCTCGTGGACAACGATTGCCCGTGGCGCGTCGACTACCTATTCGACATTCCTCACCACAAACCGATCAGCGAGGACATGCTTTTGTGGCTCTTGGAGGCTTGCCGGCTCGATGGCGACACACGCCCTACGGGTTTCACCGACGTCGCTGTGTCATCTCGCCGCGGCATGCACATCCAAGATGCAACCATCGCCGCCGTGTGCATGGGACATGTCAAAGCACTCGACTGGCTTTGGAGGAGACATGCGAGCGCCCTACGTGATTTGTTATCCAATGAGTGGAGCGGTGGTCGCACCGTCCATTATGCGGGACATGTCGAGGACGCCACGGCGCGGCGCGACACCATCCGTTGGCTCGTCGACCATGGGTGGTCCTACACGCCCGAGATCTTTCGACACCTTGCGCGTCATGGCGATCTAGAGACGCTCATGTGGCTGCGGTCACGCCGAGAGTCCAGGCACACGGACCACTCTTGGTCGGACGCGCTGTATCGACGCACAGCTGCATGCGGCCACGTGCACATTATCGACTGGCTCGACGCTGTGGGGGTGCCTTGGGACCCTAGCGCGTGCTCTAGTGCCGCCAGGGCAGGCCACCTCGACGTCATCAAATGGGCCAAAATGAAAGGGCATTCGTGGCGCGACGGCATCTGCGATGCGGCATCGCGCGGTTCACGCCTCGGTGTGCTCGTCTGGGCTCATGAAAAGCACGGCTGCCCGTGGAGCGACCGCGCCAGACACAAGGCGTGCACGTGGGCAGCCAAAAACAACCGCCTCGACGCGATGCAGTGGGCATTTGCGCGTGGCTCGCTCATCACCGGAAAGACTGCCATCAATGCCGTCCGCCATGGTTGCGTCGCCACGCTCGACTGGATCGACGCGCACGCCACCATTCACTGGCCATCGTATCACTTTCTTTGCGGTGAGGCGCTGTTGCGGGCTGACCTTGACATCATCGCCTGGCTCAGAAGGCGTGGCGTTCCTTGGTCGCACTGGCACGAATTGTCCTGCGGCGTGCCGGCCGTCATGCGGCGCGCCATCGCCGACCACGGGTGCCCCCTAGAAGGCGGTATGTGTGCCGACGCCGCCAAAAAGGGCGACCTCGAGATGCTCATGTGGCTCCGCGCGCGTGAATGTCCGTGGGATAGTCGCGTGTGCGAGTACGCGGCACAGGGCGGGCATCTGGCCGTGTTGCGATGGGCGACTACACAAGGGTGCGATTGGAATTCGATGATCCAATACCAGGCGCGAGGCGCCGACCCCGAGGTCGTCGAGTGGATAGCACAGCAGGACAATCAACTGCATCAAGCAGAGACCTATTACAGCGACGACCTAAAGGCGATGTTGGCGCGTATCGTCGACGATCCGACAACGGCGGGCAACGAATGGATGCCGCTGCTCGAAAACAACGGCGACGACGATGCCGATGCTGACGCTGTCGATGACGGTCAACATGGCCAAAGATGACGACGACTTTACAACAGAATAGCTACATTCGTGTCCCTCTGACACAAACCTTGGATCAAGGGGAAAAAAGATTTTTCCTGGACGCCGACAACAGCACCGAAAAAAAAGGGAAAGAGGTTCTGCGAGCAATTTTTTAAAAGGCGGAGGTCTTTCGGTGTGCGGCGTCCTTTTGCCGGCGAGGGGAGGAGGAGCGGCGTGGGATGACAGGATGCCAGTCAACCTGTCGGCCCTGTGGCGTGTCGCGCTTTTCTTTTCCCCCACGTAGGCGCGCCTTTTTTTGTGCCCAAAAGGTCACAATATTTCCTTTATTGCGCGCTACGCACCGATGCAAAAGAGACACACACAGAGAGAGAGAGAGAGAGAGGAGAAAAAAAAAGACAAGAGGACACGAAGCAAACTGATCACGACAAGAGATCCGCTTCGATGACGGGCGACCAGAGAGAGGCCATGAGCACCGTGGCGTCTGGCGCGGCCACCAGAAAGAAGCGCATGTCAAAGAGCCACGAAAAGGGCGGGAGCCCGAGACGTCCGGAACCCGACGGATCGGCACACGGCCCCTCTAGACGCGCTGCCACCGCGTCGTCAATGGTGTCGACAAGGCGCATCTCGGCATCGCGAGATTCCAACGTGGCGCGTACACGTCCATCGTCATGGCCTCTACTCCACGTCACGAGATCCAAAGGCGTGACGGAGCCGCCGAGGAGCGCCGCAAGACGTCGTGCCCCATCAGGCCCGTGGAACGCCCACAGGGGGATCGCGCCGTCAATGCCGTCAATGCCGTCGATGCCTTTGACGCTGCCGGCGGCGGTATCGAATCCCTCGTTTGCATCCCACGAACCGATAGCGATGACCGCATCGGGATCGCGCATCGATTGGCGCCATGTCTCTACCGTGTCTCTGTCAAAATGCCCTCCGCCGCCGTGTCCCGCCAGGTCGGGGTCAATGTCGATGAGCCAGCTGATGGGGTCGGGCGGTTGGCCGGCAAACGGATCGTCGTAGGGCGAGGTGATCCACGCGTACCAGGCCGCAACACGATCGAGCGCTCCACCCAGGCGCGGATCTTTCGCCACACGTTCGACCACGCCCGCCGGATCGGGCGTGCCTGGCAGGCGCTCGTATGCCGGGTCGGGATACTCAAGCAAGAGGCGTGCAAAGGCCTCCATGAGGCATTGTGCAACGCCGGCCAACACGGCGCGCCGGTCAATGCGACCCGATCGGCGCGCGAGGGCCAGTGAAGCGCGCACGTGGTCGGCCGCCGTCGAGGGCGAATCGTCACGACGTTGCAACATCGCATCGGCATCGGCGAGACGATCCCGGAACGACTCGAGCATGGCCGCCTGACGAGGACTCGCCGATGCCAAGCGCAACGCAGTCCGGGGGTCGTGCACAACAAAGCGCTCCATAATGTCGTATTGGATGTCATCTGGCAGCGCCGATTCGTACCCCAACTCGGACGTACGTCTCTCCGATCCTGGATCCGCCGCCGGCAAAGGGCCTTGCGCAAATGGTCCGTCCGCTCGTACCGAAAAGGCAGAGTTTTGCTCCATCTCTTTTTTTTCTTTCTGATTGTGTCTATGGTCGTCTATATGGCAAGAATCCAACCCTTTTCTCTATCTTAAGTGCGTCTCGTGTGCGCGCGCACGGGCCTTTTTTCTTTCCCCTCATGGTACGGCGTCTCTTTTTTTTGGCAACTCTTTGCGGTGGCGCGCGCAGACCACAGCCGATCGCTGGAGCGCGTGCGTGTGAGGAAAAAATTCAATTATGTCGGTAAATGGAAAACTGGTTCTCAAAGAACAAGACCACAAAGCGCACGAAAAAGGACCAAAGGCCTCTCTGTGTACAAGAGTTTGACCAGATGCGCGGGCCGCGCACACGCTCCGGCTGCCCTCGGGCACCATCACCTCCACCCCCCCCTCATTTTTCTCCTGACCGCCTTGAAAGGGGCGCATCTGGAGTTGGAAGGAAAAAACGAAAAAGGGGACAATCTTGTGCGCGCCATGAATACGCATATACGTGAGACCAAGGGCGCACCAGGACCCCAAGGGAAAAAAGGACATCGAGGCAAGGTGATGACACAGCGCCACCCGCGGCGGCACCAGAGGAGACGGGCGATTTGGGAGGCCATGCAAGAAACAAGAGCAGAGACGCGCGCGCGTCTCTGCCGGATCGCAACCGTCGTAATCAAAAGAGAGAGAGAGAGAGAGAAGGGCATTGTTCCTTTGTTTTTTATTGGCCAGCGTAAGAAAGGGCGAAAAATGGAGACGACACTGCCGACGCAGGACGAGGCCAGAACGCGCGTGGGCTGGGTCGTCGCCAGCGTCACCATACTGATCTTTCTGGTCGTCGCAGGGTTGATCATCTATGGCCTCGCCGCGCGACAGAGAGTGCCGCCCGACGATCGACACGGCGGCCTATTGCCTGTCGAGCCAGTAACGCCCTCGGCGCCACTGCAACCGATCACACCCGCGTTACCCATCGACCCACAGCCCTCGCGCCAAGTGCGCCTTCCCGATGGCAAATACCGCATCCGTTGGGGCAGAACGGGACCCTACGTGGGTGCGACCCCGGCGTCACAAGGCACCGATGCGAGAGCAATTCTTGTTGACCCCCCGTCGGCCGTCGTGTGGACATTCACATCGACCGACGCGTCCTACGTCGGCGGCGGCCAGTGGACCACGCCGGCATCGGTCGGACTGAGCACAGACGGCGCCTGGCTGCTGCCGACGCCCATCCTGGTGCAAGGCGCTGGCGTTCCACTGACGGCACTGCGGGCGTGGAGGCCCACGCAGGGGATCGCGGCCGACGGCTCTATCCACAGCGGCGCCCTGCACAACCTGGCCTACAGCGGGTGCGTGCGCCCAACAATGTCGGGCATGATCGGTGACGGTCTGAGCCTTTATGGCGACTGTGATAGGAACGCGCTGGGATGGTTCTTTGAGCCGGCCTCGTGATCTACAACAGCGCGGTGCGGCCGCCATCGCCCGATACCAGGCGCAAATGCGTGAGAATAAAGAGCAGACCGCGCCGGCCAACCTTTTCGCGCGCGCAGCCTATGGAAAGAAAAAAAATGCTACAAGAAAGGGCTTTTTCTACGTCTTTTCTTTACCATGATGCGAATTGTTTGGTGCCACACACAGAGAGACCATGGCATTTTTGTGGCGTCCGCGGTGCGGAGGCGGTTCCACCGTCGACGCCCCAAAGTGTCTTGTGCAGGACGCGCAACGCATTCGCGGCAACTATGCAAAAGCGGAAAAAAGGCGATTCCGGGTAAGAAGATGGGAAAAGAAAAAGAAAAAACCGAAACAAAAACATGTGCAAGGCTTGTATTTTTTGGCAGGGGCCACCTAGACATGGATCGCATGGGGCGCGGTTCGTGAGACGGGACGGAGGACGCCCTGCGGACGCGGACAGCCGTGCTCTGTCAGATAGGCCACAACACTAGGGTCGGTATAGTTGTGCACGGACGACCAAGCGCACTCGCCCCACGGACAGCCATTTTCGTGCGCATAGCGCAGGCAATCGAGGCTGCGCGCGGCCACGGCGGCAGCGCACGTGCGCTCGTCCCACTTGTAGCCCCAAGCGCGCAAAAACGACAGCCTATCGGGTCGATTGTTCTTGGCCGCGCAAGCGCACAAATGGGCGTCCCACGCGCGACCGGCATCCACGAGCAACTTTAGCGTGTCCAAGGTGCCCATTGACACGGCGCACTCGCACGCCTCTAGGGTGGGCTCGACGCCATGCCCCAAGAGGTAGGCCAACACGTCGCGATCGATGACAGCGGCATCGGCGAGCCACCGGCGCTTTAGGGCGGGACTGACGAGCCCAAAGCGCTCTATGGTCTCTATACACGAGACATTGTAAACGCCATCAATGCGCGGGCGCGGTCCCGATACGCAGTTGGCCAAGATGTAGTCTAGGCATGCCATGTGGCCTTGCTGTGCCGCATACGCTGCCGCGTCGCGACTCGGCGCACAGCCCTTTTCGTGGGCATAGCGTAGGCAATCGAGATGGCCCTCTGCAGCGGCGTCCTCGATCACGCGATGATCCCATGGGCAGCCGTTTTCATAGAGATAGCGCAGGCAAGCGAGGCTGCCCGATTGCGCAGCGGCCCACGCAACGGTCTCGTCCCAAGGGCATTGGCTGGAATGGAGGTAGCGCAAACACGCAAGGCTGCCAGCGCGCGCCGCTGCCTCGGCGACCGTCCTGTCGACTGGGAACCCGCGCGCGACTGCGCGCACGAGACAAACAAGATGGCCCTTGCGCGCTGCAGCCTTGCACACCGTTGCCTTGGAATGTCGAAACGCGCCGACCACGAAGGTGGCGCATTGGTCGCCGTCGCGATGGAGGGCCTCTTTGATCACCGCGTGCCACCGGCGGCATACGCGGTTGGCGATCAAGACTCGTTCGACGCACTGCAGGCGCAAAATCACGCAACGCAAAATTTCGTTGGGCAGGTCGTCCATTTGCGCGTGGCGTTGCACGCGCTCTGGATGTAGCGCCTCCACGTCGCCGATGATGTCGTCAATGGCCATAGCATCCGCGGCGCCGTGACCACTCGATTCGGCAGTGCGGCCGACGGCAACACCCCCTGCACCCTCGCCATAGCGGTCGTGCACGTCCATCGTGTCCATTTTTTTTGTCAATATCCATCTCTGTCACTTTTCGATCACGTTGGTCTTTCTTTTCATGTGCTGTTTGTGTGTGTATGCAGCGTGTTACAAAGGTATTGTGGGCACCCTGAGGCTGTCTTTTCCCTTCGTCTTGGTGAGCCAATGGCAGATCGCGTCGGGCTCGGTCGCGCCTTTTTTGCTCTGCAAAAAAAGAGCGAAAGAGGCATTGGACGATCGCAGAGGCGCTTTTACCTTTTTTTTTGCCTCGCTCCGTCGGCCAAAAAAATGGGAGACCGACCCACGCAAAGAATAAGGGCACTGCCGATTTGTCTTTCCCTTTGTGCGGTCGCCGGTCGGGCCGGCTCTTTTTTGGACGTCGTCTTTTTTTTTTTGGTTGGTTCAGGCATTTTTTAATTGAGGACTTTTTTTCGAAACGGAGCGCAAGATCGAGAGAGCAAAAGCGCGGCATCGACAGCGACACGGCGTTGACCCCTGACACGTAAAATTTTTTCTCTCTTTTTTACCCACCCACGGCGCTCCTCTGCACCACAAAACATTTTTGCTCTTTATTTTTTTTCAGAAAACAATAACAACATCAACGGGCAGGAAGAAAAAAAAGGATCGCCACAAGAGCGCGCGTGCGCTCGCATATACAGACCAACAATGGCCACAGCGGCGTGTACGCACAATGGACTCGCGGGTCGTATGCCCATCGAGATCCTCGCCTTTATACTCAATGGCCATACACGTGCCCCGCCAAGCCCACACGATGCACATGTCACCTGGGACCAGAGATTTGATCGTTGCACGCGCGATTCGTCTGTTGACGTTGCCGCCAAAAGACTTTGCGCCGCAACCGCCAACAAAGCCGACCGTCGGCCTTGTCGGCCGCTGCTCGATCCGCGCTGGCGGTTTGCCGCGCGGGCCACCTGTCGCCTGTGGCGCGACATTGTCCAACAACCGTCCTTGTCGGATGCTGCCGTTTTGAGCGCGCACGACCCTCTGTCGCGCAGGGGTCCGCCGCATGACCAAACCTTGCGCGCGGCATGGCTTTCGGGTCGAATTGTGTGCGCGAGCGCGGCAGCCGACTTTATTCGCGCCCACAGAGACACTTGGGCGCACACGCCCGATGCCGCCGTCGCGTGGTGCATCGACAAGACCAACGCCACGCGCAAGCAGGCCGCGGTCGCTCTCGTAGCCTCGGGCGTCGGCTGGGCGGTGGGCCATGCCATCGACAGCCAGTGGCCACGATTGATGTTTTGCAGCGTTTTGGCGCATTCGTTGCGCGGTTGCGGAGACAAACTGTTTCAATCCATGTCGTACCACACTGTGTACAAGGAACACGCGACGTGCGAGATCGATTATCGAGACGGCAGCGACCATCCCGCTGCTTTGGCCGCCGCCCTCGTGGCAGTGTCTCTGCGGCACGGGTCCTACGCACACTTTTGCGCATTGTGCGAGGTCATCGGACACACGCCGAGGCCCGTGGCGTCGGCTTTGCACGCCATCAAAGGCAATCAGCCGGATGTGCTCACAACGTTGCTGCGGAACCACCATGCCGTTGCGTCGGAATCGCGCCTATGGTGCGCAGCGGCGGCCTCTGCCGATCCCGCATGTTTTGCGCGTCTGTTAGAGTTGTCGCCCACGCCACCGTGTGCGCCACCCGGCACCGAGTCACGCCTCGCCGAGTGGTTGGCCGACGCCGTCTGTATGGACCGCCATAGCGTCATTAGACTGTGCGACGCAAAAGGCATTGCCTTTGACCGTACCGAGGCATTCGCCCTCGCAGCGCGCCATGGCTCAACGCGAGCAATGGCTCTACTAGCGCCAACCCTTGGCGTGCCGATCGATCACGACACCGTGCATGCCTTTGTCGTGCGTGCCATGGGCAAAGGCCGCAAACCGTTTGACGACGACACCGTGTGCGGTATCGCATGGCTTGCGGATGTGCTCGGGTACGCGCCCCGCTGCGGTACCGATGACATGCGCCAACTCGTCGACCGAGCCTGCGCCACCGGCAACGCATCGTGCCGTCTGGTGTACGTGGCCGAACGTTGGCATTTGGCGTTTGCCGCGTTGCCCTGCGAGGTCATACGTGCGGCTTTCATCCAGTCGTCCATCGAGGTCATCCATAACCCGATACGCATGGCGGGCCATCTGGCCATGGTCCTCGATAGGGCGCATGCGTGCGACACAGACGCCACAGTCACGGCAGCCGCCATCGACAAACTCGACCTGTGGGGCGCGATCATAAGCCGCTTGGACGTGGATGGGTACGGCCCGACAGCGACGGCCACTCTGTTTGTGCGTGCGCTGTGTGGCCTGATTGTTGGTCACGCGCCGCCGCCGATCGATGTGGCATCGGTGACGGGCCTCTACGACCGCATCCGCGCTTGTGCCGACGGCAACAAAGATGGCTGTAGGAGTGAACGCGTCGCGCGCACGCTTGAACCTTTTGAACGCGCACTGTGCCGTTGGTGCGTGCCGCGTACGGTGCGCGCCGCCGATCTCTTTCCCGCAGGCGTGGCATGCGCCACACGGTCCTGGGCCGGGCGGATCTATGCGGCCCACGTGCTCAAAGGCTTGGCCGATCGCGGGCTGTTGGGGGCCGATGGAGCCATATGATGCCCGCAGCACGCTCACCCACCCCACCCCTCAAGACTGCAAAAGGACCAAGACATACGTGGGAGGTTTTTTCTTCCCAAATGGCATTTCCTTGGTCGTTTTTTGGCTCCGACCAAAAAGCCAGCCAAAGTTTTCCGGGGATAACAAGCAGTCGAAAAACTGCGGGAGCAACTTGCGGCCGTGTCCCGAAACACAGACATGGTGGCTGTGGCTGTCATGCACTCAAAACAACTATTTTTAATCGCCGGCTCACGTTGACAATCACACACATACACACCGAAAGACACGGGTATTCGGACCAGCACATTGGTGCCCCGTGCTACCTTGCTCCGCTCCATACACCGCCAGCGCAAGCGGCATGTATTTCCTTTTCTTTGGTGAAAAGCGACGCACCGCCCACAAGAGAAAGGGCTGCGCCTGAGCCTGCCCCGCGCCGACCTTTTCTTTTGCGGCGGCCCCCTTGACCCGCGGTCTCTTTTTTCCTATGCCCGCTTTGGTTGTAAAATTGAACAAAAAAATGGCATCGTTCTGGTTTCTTTTGTGCAGGCGAGACCATCTCTTTCGCGGATTGCTTCCCGCCTAAAAAATTTCGTGTAAAGGCGTCAGGCCGAGGGCAAACAAACACGCCGCGAATTGTAGCGTGGACTTTTTTACAATCATGGACGCGATATCGTTGCCCCCCCCCCAAAGATGCTCTACTTGGCCTTTTGCGTGTTAACTCGTTGTTTGCGATATGCTGGTCGAATCAAAGGCAAGAACTAAAAAACGGTTGGTGCGTCATGCAGCGCCACGGTCGCCATCGACATCGTCGACCGTCATGCACAAAGGGACGGCGCGGCGCACCAGATCGTACTCACAGCGCGCGATCCCGAGCGCATGGTATATGACGGGCGTGTCGTATACTGCTTCGATCATGCCGATGAATCCTCCCAAAAGGACCGTGATCGGATCGCATAGAGGCAAAGACCCGCAGGTCCATGGCGTGTCAGCGTCGATGTGGCCGTGCTCCTTGAGGCGTGTCGCAGACACGTCCACGAGATAGCGCGCCAACGCCAGCGCGCCCACGCAGTAGTGTGCATCTATCGGAGCAGGGCCATGTGCGTCGCGGGGCACGTCCGATGTGCCGAGAGCATGCGAGTACCCTGGAAGCATCGTCGCACAACTGACGATCCACGGCGCACATGTACCGTGATCGTCGTCGTCGTGTAGCGTCCGGTCGGTCACGACCAACCTGGCCCGCGGGTCGCGCGCACGGGTCGCTATAGCGCCGACGATAGCATCGATACAGTCGACGTCATTCACTGTGTTATCCTCGCCTCCCGTTTCATCCGGTCCACGCACCCACCACGATGCGATCTCTTTGTAGTCTAGGCGATCGATGATGGCGACCTCGACCACGTGGTCAAGGGCGTCGAGGCCGTTTCGCCTCTCGATGGCCAGAGCCACCATGTCACGGGCCATCTGCGCGTTGAACGCCTCTTCTTGCTTTTCCAGCGCGGCAGCATCGGGCTTGCCGTCGGGCGTCAAACAGGCGAGCAAGGCCTCGGCCAGGGCATGTTCGGTCGTATGACGCCACATCCGCAAGGTCGATCGACCGTCCTCGGGTGTCCCAGTGACTTGCTCCATGCGGCAAACGGTAAACCGGGACGCGCTTCCCTCGGTTCTTTCCTCTCTCGGGCAAGGCAGCGTGCAGGGGCGGCAAACCAACACCGTGGACCGGTTTTGGAGCCAGCAACGCCATCCTGCAGTTCCAAACCATGTACATCATTGGGGCGGGGGGTGCTCGCCAGACCTTATTTGACGTTTTGCTTTTTTTCCTCCCTCCTGCGACATTGCAACTGGCCAACGAGAACGCGCGCCCACGAGATGGACGAACCTCACGCACGAGACCTCGCAAAGCGCCTGCGGCAATTCTCGCCCCCTCTTTCGTCTCTGGTCTTTTCCACCGCGGGCAATAAGACAAGAGCCGATCGAGGCAATGGCCACGCACCCCCAGGAACAAGAGGGACACGCGAGACGCGCCACCGAGCAACCGTGCGACCCAAAGGAGGCATTGGAGAAGGCCCTCGCTCTCTGTCTCGGGTCGCACGGCAAACCCGATACAGCGGCCTTGGAGTCTGCCGAAGACGACTTTAACAGGCGCCTGGCCCGCAGCTTGATCGTCGCGGCCAAAGCAGAGTTGCACGAACGGGGATCTTGTATACTCGACACGTGCGACCACAAGCGCCTCGCCTCATTCACTCAAAAGGGCTTGATCGAGTCCGACGATGATCAGGCCGTGATCGACACTATTGCGCGTCGCGCTCGCGACCCGCGATGCCAGCTGAGAGCACAAACATGTACCAATTACGTTGAAGACGCCAGCGACAAAGAGCGCGCGGGAGCGTACGCGCCGTGGATCGTGGTATGCGCTGCCGCGCTCGCTGGTCACTCGTGGCGCGACGGCGAAGCAGCGCCAGACAGGAATGCGGGCCGCGGTTGCCTCTGTGCCCCGGTGGACGCCCGTCGTTGCGCGGCGGTCATGGTGCTAGGTCGCTACCTCGTGCAGACGGCGGAGCGCCGCGCGCGCGAGAATGCAACGATAGAGTCGGGATGCGGTGCGTTGCTCGCGACAAATCCCGTCGCGGCGTTGCTCGGCGGGTTCGTGGTTCTGCTCGAACGCATTCACGCCACGCCCGCCATCCGCGAGGCATTACAAATGGCCGAGAGCGAGGGCGTGACCCGTCCGCCTAGAGACGGATCGTAGCCGTTTTCCCTTTGCAACAGAGCCCCCCCCTCTTTTTTTGGCCTTCCTTTTATTCCTTCTCTCCCCTCTTTCAAAATAATGGGGACAAATGCGCGCGGGTGGCCGAAGGCAACCGCAAACTCACGCCGAGGCCTGTCCTAGTCGCCTTCTTCTTTGATCCTTTTGTCTTGTCTCTCTTTGGTTTTTTTTTGACTCGCAGTGCGTGCGTGCATTCCAAACACCAACAACAATATGCGGCGCGACCGACAATACGCCGCGGGCTGGGGACACGAGCGCAAAAGGCCCCGACACTTGATGGTGCATAGAGGGCGCTGTCTTTGCGCGTTGGCACCCAAAGATGATGGTCAGTGCTCGGCATGCACGCCACGGCAGCGCATCGAGAACAGCAAGCGAGTGCGTCATCGCAAGTGTTGCAAGCATTTTTGGACTATATGAGGATAACATGACTGGCCGTAAAGCGTTCTTTCGAGCGGACTTTTGGTTGCGTCCCCGGCGCGCTGTCTTGAGATGAAGCGCCAAAGAAAGAGGCGTGAACTGATGAGCATGCCATGGGCTCTTCCACAATCGCAAAGGCATTTATCGCGTGGTGACGGCCTGCTGACTGACTATTTTTTTAGTGCGCGGCCTTGGGGAAGCGTGTCTGCGCGACGGGGCCTCTGTGCCCCGTGGCGTGTATTTGCAGCCACCGTTTGCATAAGAGGTCATTTCAGTTGGTCCTCTCCTATACTTTGCGTATCCGCGTCTTGGGTGATCGGGGTGCGCGCGGGCGCCAGCACAGACCGATCCGACAACAAAAAAAAATAAACGGCCGAGGCATGATAAAAAAATATAGAAAAAAAGCGTGGCGCCAACGGGACGCTGATTTTCTGCCTGGACAGGACGGTCACAACTATACAGAAAAAAAGAAGAAGCGGCGCAAACGCGGGGCTTGTGCGCCTTTCTTTTAATCTTCTTTATCGTCTGGGTGGGGCATGGCGTCACACAAAAAGCGCAAGGCGCGATGCTGCCACGTACGCGCACGCCAGCAGCGCCGACACGACGAGCGACACCCATTCGGCCGACGAAAAGTGGCCACCGGCGATAAAGTGAACGCGCAGGGCCAGGGAAAAGAGCATCGACAACGCCATGGGCACGAGGAGGGCGCGCCCATGGGCGACCGATTGTGGCGTTGTATAGTCGCGACCGCACCTGGCCGCCACGAGGAAGCGCGCGGCCAGGTGGCCCATAAACAGGTTGACCACGCCAAAGGCGCGCGCCAGGTCAAAGGCCATGGCGCAGCGTGCGCACGCCGACGCCTGGGCCGCGTCGGCATAGATCAACAGGTTCTCTGGCGCAATGAGCGCCACAGCGCCCATGGTGAGAGCCAAGAGGGCGTGCGCCGCTAGGGCCGCCGTCAACCATGAAATCGCCGTGGGACCCCGTTGCTCTGAATTGGGCAGTTGCTGTTGTTGGCGAGATTCGTCGACCTCGGCCTCGTCGACAAGAGACGCAGCGTCGATCCCGCGATCATGGCGCCGTATAAGAGTGGACATGTTGTGTTCCTTGTGGAGAGGGGAAAAAGAAAAGAGTCTGGCTCTGGGTGTGAGGGCGGGCGAGAAAAAAAAGACGGTGGCGCTCCCTTGCCTTGTGCCTTTTTGTGCGGCGCTGCCGGCGCACAAAAAATCGCGCTTTTCTTTTTTCCCCTTGCCTTTGGGTTGCCGTTAGGCGGCCTCTTCTGTTTTCTCTTGTGCGCAAAGCGCGTGTCGGCCCTGCTCCCCGATCGTCCAGCCAAGACATTTTGTCTTTCCCGTCTCATTCCCCTCATTGGCTTTTTGCTGCCAAATGACCAAGAACGCCCGGAATGATCAGAAAGAATTGGTCCGGTGATGCCGCCTTGCCTCTTTTTGCTTGCGTCATGCAAAAACCGACATTTCCCCGTGTGGTTTTGGGCATTCTTTGTTTGCAGCTTTTTGTTTTTGTTTTTTTTTTGACAAGAGCAAGGGCGCACAAACCGAAAAGGAAATTGGACCGGATCAGTATCAAAAAAAAAGACAGGAAAGGGCGTCGACGCCTGGTGCTGCTCTTTGAGGAAACCCCCACCCGCTCGGTACCCAATTTGTGGTGCTTTTTGTGCGGTGGCTCGCGTGCTTTCGCTTTTTTGAGAAACGCAAAGAAAAAATGGTCTCGACCGTGCCCAAGGGTAAGCTGCCCGCGCAGACACTTTTTTTTCGCTAACAAGGGCCTAACTGCGCCTGGCCTTGCTCGCCGAGGGCACAATCCTGCCGAGCGCTTTTTTTGATCTGCGCACCTGTATTGGGTGTTTCTTCCGCGAAAAAATTATCCCCCGACAGGGATCGCCCGGGCTTTTTTTGGTCCAGCGCGCATGCAGACTCGCCCCGCATTTCGCAAAAGAGAGAGAGAGAAGAGAGAGATAGAGAGATGTTGTGCGAGCCGTGCATTCTTGCCCACGTAAAAAAATGCGAGGTCAAAAAACAGAGACGCCTCGGCACAAAGGCGCCTGACGGATTGTCTATGCGATCTGCGCGCTACACGATCGACCGGTGCACAGAAAAACGAGCCAGACAAAATAAAAGACAGTGAAGTGGCAGCGAGGAGGAAAACGCAGGCGGCGCTCGGCGGGCGGGCGCGCCGGCCCATGGCATCGCGCCGACCAAAAACACCCGAGAGCAAACAAGGAAAGAAAGAAACAAGGAACGCCACAAGGGGAAACGGCCGTCCCACGCCCTACCTTTGTCCTCATAGCCGCCATCGCAACAGCCGCCGCCACCGCTGCCCAAGAGAGCAACCTGCCGCGAGAGGGAGGGCAAAGAGAGGAGGAAGACCCCACCTCCAGAGCAAAAGAAAAACAGGTCCAAAAGTAACGGCGTCGCCCACCGTGCCGACGGCATGGGCTTTTCCGCAATGACGACGCCTGGCGGCGCGCTCGCCCACAATGCGCTGTTTTCCCTGTTGGCTGCCGTGGAGCGACCTTTCTGTTGGACGTTTTTCGCCCTCAACGTGTTGGCGTGCGTCACGGCGGCGGCGCGCACGACGTTTGCCGACACGCTGCTCTGCGCCGCCGTGGCGCTGTGCGTCGCCGAGGCGTCGACGTCGCTCTTTCACTACTGGGGCGATCGGCGGGTGTTTGTCGCATGGCCGCTCTTTTGCCACTACGACCGGGCCTATGCGCGCCACCATCGCGACCCCGACGACATTGTCGCCAGCGGCGCCATGGGCTATGCGCAATGGGTAGGCGATGTTGCCCTCCTCCCGCTGTGCGCTCCCGTGTGGTTGATGCTGGCGGCGTACGACGCGCCCCTTTCGACGGTCGCCAGCGTGCTGCTGTGGGTGTGCACGTTTATCGCCGTCGCCGCCGACACCCACCGTCTGGCGCACTGTGCGCCCGCCGACGTGCCAACCGCCGTCGCCGCCCTCCAGGCGTGTGGGCTCTTGCTCAGCGCCGACAGTCACGAGCGTCACCACGACCTTGTGCGTCGCACTGGCCGTCTGGCCTACTTTTCCGTGCTCACCGGATGGTCCAACCGCATCCAGGACCTTTCGGGCGTCGGTGTGCAATCGTCATCGCTGACACCATCCGCGTCAAAATGATTGGCACCACCAACGAAACTGCCGCGGTTTTCTTTTCTTGGTCTGTCGATTGTTACCTTCTTTTTTCTTTTCTTGCTGTCTTTTCATAAATGGACTTGCGCGAGCCTCTGGCGTCGCTCTTTATCTGTTTGCGACCGTCGCACTCTTTTTTCGATCCATCAAAAGGGGACACTTTTCTCTCCCTCCTCGCAATGCCATGGCGCATATTTGAAAAAAAAAGAAGAGATTGGCTCTCGCAACGCGGCTGCATGAGGACCGGGCGACCGCCACAGGCGACACAAAAAAATGCCTGCAAAGACGCAAGACCATTTTTTTCTTCAAAGCACAAAAATGGTCCACTTTGCGTCTGCGCCTTTTTCTTTCCTTTTTTTTGTGTGCAGTTCCTGGTCTGTCGCTTTTTTTTCGATGAAAGAACAGCGCGCATTGGCGCAAAGTGATCCCACAAAAAAAGGACAGAACCGACCGCGGCGGGAGACGGCCAAAAAAAGGCCCAGCGCAACACGGAGCCGGCACTCTGTCCGTCCACCACGACAGAGGAGGAAAGAAAAAAGAGGGACGCCTCAGAACCGCGGACCATTGTGTCTTTTTTTCTTCAAAAAAAAGTGTTTATCTGTTTATTGTTGTGTACATGTTTTTGGTGAACAACCACGTCTAGAGTTGTTGGTCGGGGGCGGCCGATTCCGGATCAAAGGCGACGGCGGGACCGACGGTGGCGGCCAGGCGTCGCTGACGATACCACGCAAAGCCGGCGATCGTCGCCACGACAAACACCACCAACACGGCGGCTCCGCCCACGCTGGCGGCCACGGCAATGATGAGGGTCTGCCCAGAGACCGACGACAAAGACGAAGCGCCCCTGTCGCCAGAGTCGCCGTCCGTGGAAGGCGTTCCAAACAGCACGCCGAGGTCGGGGTCGTAGACCAGCGTTTGGTCAAATACCGGCAGCACGACGACGATGGCCGATTGCACGGTGTCGATATGCGACTCGACCGATCCAGCCGAGAGGCGTCCGTCTACCAGGGCGTCTCTAGACAAGCGCACGGTCTTGCGCCCGTCGGCAGTCGTGTTGCCGGCGCTGTTGAGGACATAGGTCGTGGTGGCAATCGGCGTGGTGCTGTCGGCGGGTTTGTCCGACCGCGTCGCATTGGTCAAATCGTCGTCGCCAAATGCCAGAACCAACTCGATGCGCCCGACGGGTTGCCCCTCGGCGCGCGGCCATCGACGGATGCGCACCGAGGTCTTGGCCAGCGCCGGGTCACCCGTAAACAAGAGACCGCCATCAAAGACCCCCTCGACGTGTTGATTGAAAAGTGCCATGACAATGTCGATAGCCGTGTCGTTGGTGTCGATGGTCATCGTGTACTCTTGTGCGGCCCCCCGCGTGAGAGGCGATCCGCTCGTGATCGCCCACCGACCCGCGCCCGACCCGAGCGGCAGCGTGCGCGTCACGGCCCCGTCGGTGTCGGTTTCAGTCAGCGCGTGAAAGGAAAAAGTCATATTCTCGATGCCCTCTGTTTTTAGAGGGCGATTGGGATATTGACGAAAAAAAAGGTGAGTCCAGCGGAAACACAGAGAGGGAAAGAAAAGAAGGCGGGAATCTCACCTCTGGGCACCAGAACCACTGTCGACGACGAGGTGTCGACCAGGGCCGTAAAGGGTGTGCCAGAGGCATTGCGTGATTCGATCCAGGGCAGTATCTCAAAAGTCGCCGCTTTCCGAGGCTCGGCGAGAAGCACGCCAGCCGCCGGCAAAAGGGTCAGCGTGCCGTTTGCGCCCAGCGTGCCGTTGCGGTCGACCATGCGGATGGTCACCGGTTCAGACACGTTGCTTCCGGCAAACACAAAGGCGGTGGCGTTGGCGGCCAGCGGTATGTTGCTCGCCATAGCAAAGGGCACCTGGCCGACAAAGGCCGCTGTCGCATAGGCGCGCAACGTCGCAGGACGCGTCCATCCAACGGCGAGGCCATCCGAGTTTTGCCAATGCAGGTCGACGACGGGCAAGAGCACGAGGTCGGGGCATGTGCCCTGCGTGGGCGTGCCCCAGGGGAGGCCGTTGATCGTGGCGGGTGTCGGTGGCGCTGGCGCCGTGTCACAACGCACGGTCGATGCGCTGCCATTCATGAGCACCGCGCGATTCAGAGTGAAATTGCAACCGCGACTGTCGAGCCACATGGGGTGGGCGCCCGCTGCCGCACCGATGCATGATTGCGTCGACAGGCTCAAATCGACAAGGCCGGTCGAGCGCCATGTGCCGCACCTCCATGTGCCTCGGACAGCAGCCGACGGTACGGTGGGCGTGAGCGACCCGTCGACGCACGCATCGATAGACACGTCGACGGCTCCGCTCTGCTCCCACAGGTTGCCCGCCCATGCGCCCGCGCCGAGCACGATGGCGTGGAGGGTGCCGTTGGAGCGCGTCGTGCCGTCGACCGCGACGGCTCCCCGTTGAGTCCACACGGCCGATTGTTGGCCCATGCGCACGACGCGCGCCAGCGCGCTGCTTTGCACCCCGACCGTCGCGTAGAGGCCGCCCTCCTGAGTCCAGTTGTGACGATTGGCATTGGCGTCCATGGCCACGCCTTCGGCAAGAGCGCCAACGCCCGACGCCGACAACCGCAGGTGCGCGTCGCCCGCCTGTGTCCACGTGACGCTGGTGCCGGTCGGTCCAACGGCGAGAGCAACGGCCGTCACGGGGCCTGTCGCCTGCGTGGCAGTCACTGTGATGTTGACGTCGCCCGACTGCTCCCACCGCGTGGTGCCGGCAGTACCGAGACGCACGCCGGCACCTACGCTCACGCGCACGGTCAGCGGTGCCGTTTGATTCCACAGTGCGCGATCGCAGCCCGAGACAATACCGAAATGGGCGTCGCCCGCCACGCCGTTGGCCGGCACATCAATCTCGACGGTGCCGCGTTGGTTCCAGCGAGCAGAGGTGCCCGACATTTCAACGCCGACGGTGCGCGCCGTGATGGCCAGCGCGCCATTCTGCACCCATGTGCCGCTATTGACAAAAATGGCGCTCGACGCGCCATAGGGCTGGCCCAGGCTATCGTAGCCCGCCGACGACGCCGTGTGTCGAATGACAAACGCGCCCTCTTGATACCAGGTGGCGTTGGTCGCGACAACGACACCAGCGTCCGAGAGCGTGAACGTTCCACGCGTGGTCACGTTGGGTGATGCGATGGTGAGCCACACGCCGGGTCCGCTGATGCTCACCGGCGCAACGGCCCACACGGCGACGCGACGGGTGATGATGGCAGAGGGAGTGGTTGCGTAGGCGCCACCGTGAACGGCGATGGTGTCGGTGTCGGACGCGGCCGTTGCGGCGGCCGCGATATTGGTAAATGCACACCCGCTGGCGCACACCTCGATGGTGGCGCCCAAAGACGTCGAAGGCAGTACAAAGAGGCACACAAAAAGGAGTGCCGTGGGCGCCAATGTCGGCAGCGCGCTGGCCATGGAGATAGTGGCGGACCGATGCAAAAACACCAAAGAAGAAAAGAGGCAGGGGCCGATGCGGGGCGTAGGCGACTGCCGGACGGGCTCTGGGCGATCGATACGAAAGGAAGGAAAAGAAAAGCACGCAACGAAAAAAGGCGATGCGATCGCAGGGTACGCGAAAAGGCCGCCGACAGTGTGTTGAAAGAGAGGAAGAAAAAAATGGCTGACAAGGGGCAAAAAGGCGCCGGCGTCGCTTTGTGTAGGTGGGTCAGTGCGGGTTGTTGTGCGATACACCAGGGATGTCGGGAAAGATGATTCCCTCCTTTGCTCCCCGACACGACAAAGCGCGATGCCCGACCAATGAACATGCATGACCTCTTGTAGGTTCACGGGCATGGCCAATCACCATTGCGCCATCCGCTTTGGTGTTGTCGGTCTTTTCTCCTTTTTCCTTTGTGCTTTTCGTCTGTGGTTTCCTTCGGGTGGCTTTGGGCCACGGCCGTCCGTTGAGGCGGGAAAAAATGCGCACAAGAAAAAAGGTTGTGCATCGGGACCCATCTTGCATTTCCTCTCTGTTTGGCCCTTTTTTGCTTTGGCAATGGGGAAAAAAGCGCACACGCCAACCGGCGCACGCCGACCTGGCCTTTTTTTCTCTCTTCTAAAAAACGCATGGGGACCGGCCCCCGCAAAACAAGCCCGTTTTCCGGGCACTGCTTTTTTTCCACAAAAATACACTTTTTTCCTCTGGCGCCATTGGCTCTCGACCAATCCGCGAGCAGAACCCAGCGAGCCGGCGAGAAACAAAAGAGAGGGAACGAGGCAGTGCCTCGAGTTTTGCGATTGGTCGGTTGGGGTGACGAGCGCTCTGACGGGAGCGACGGTTTGTGCGTGTGGAGTTTCACGACTCTTGCCCGGCCTTGTCCTCGTATCCGTGGGCCGACACCGCGCGCGCACGCAGTCGACCGTTTCTCCTCTTTGTCTCCATTACGCACTCTGGCGCTAGGAAAAAACCTCACAGTGGCATGTCGACGGCTGCTGATAAATACCGCGCGCATCTGGCGCGAGATGAACCATACGCCATGACCGCCGATGCCACGTCGAGGACTTGCTTTCTGCAGTCGCTCGATAACCCTCTTTATGACGAGCGGGTCTACAACAGCGGGTCGAATCGACTGCGTGCGATCGAGGCCGCCTCCTCATGCGACCCGCAGCACTCGCCGCTACCCTACCTCGTCGACGACGACGGCCTCCCGTGCCTCGAACTCTTGCTCTCTGATGCCTTTGCCGCACCCGGCTGTTTTGCAGCGGCGTCGGCACGTTCTCCTGCATCGCCGACAACGACAACAATCCGAGGGAGCAAGAAGAAGAAGAAGGCGGCGACGGCACTATCCAAAAAGCGCAAAGACGGGATGACGCTGCCCAAGAAGCGCAAAGGTGCGACAAAGAGGCGCGCGACGAGTTTCAAATCGGACCGTGCGACAAAGAGCGCGCGCCGTGAGGACGGGGCGCGCGCGGCCGCCAAAAAACAAAAAAGGCCTGTACGATGCGTCGAGGCCCGCACCTCAAACCGAGACAAAGACGACGACACCAGGAACAACAACGACAACAGCGCCGACAACAGCACCAACAGAGATGCTTCCCTTTTTGCCGGCGCTGCCATGGAGCCGGCGGCCGCGTACACGTGGGCGCCGCCTCCGCCAAGAGACCACACAGAGGACGGGCAACGCAACGCTAGCGCCTATGCTGCGATGCTCGCGCGTCCTATGCTCGCCCGCGTGCTTCCGCGCGCCGCCATGACATTGCCCGTCACGTGGTACCAACCTCCGTGCCCGTCGTCGTCGCAACACAGCCCCCCGCCCGTTCGTCTCTACCGCCGCTCGGCAGCGGCTGCGGCGTTGGCCTCTCTGTGCCACGCCATGCGCATTAACGTGGCCGTCGATGCGCCGCTCGATCGTGCCATCGGCGCGGTGTTGTCCATACCACACGCGCTGGCCGACTCGCGACGGCCTCACGACCCCGAGGCTGTAACGCGCGTCGGGTGGGTGGCGCTCATGGGCAACCACGATCGATCCTCGTTGGCCAAAGACATCACACCGCTGTGGGCCGGACGCGCCGCGTCTCTCACATCGTCTGGCCTGGACATTGTCGCGCCCACCCACACGACCGACGACGTGACGCCCGAGCAGCGCGCTCTGCGTGTCCTCTCGTCAGAGGCCCACATGCCCTGGTTTGCCGCACGCGTGCGCGCCGTCGCGCACGAGACGCTCATGGGAACGCCGAGCCTGCTCGGGTGCGGACTCTTTGACGTGCTGCCCGTCGACACCTTTCTCGTGTTGGACCTCGACGTCCATGGCGCAGCGCGACCCTATGACATTTACGTCGTGCCGCGCGTGGATCTGTTGACCTCGCGCCTAGCGCCCGGCTAGAGCGCGGGCGCTTCGTCTCTCTGGTCCTAAAAACAAGAAGAATAAGTCTTTGCTAGATATTTTTCTTTTTGAAGGTCCGCCTGTCCCTTGTCAATACATTTTTTCTCTTTCCCTTTTGCCTCGAACGAGTTTCTCTCTTTTTTTGTGGTGCCGTGCCACAACAAGAAAAAAATCCACGGGTAAAGCCATCGGAAAACACAGATATGGATGGCACCGCACGCCTCCTTGGAGAACAACCACCACATAAAGTCCACCTTTTGTTTCGGTTCCGGCCAGACTCGCACAGACCTTTTGCTCAGTTTCTGCGGGGAGAAAAGCAATCGTGTCGCCCCATGGCCATGCGCCTCCTCCTCTCTTTTTTTTCTTTGGCGGGTCTTGGCTGCACTGTGCCGCGTTGCGGCATTCGCGGTCCCCTTTTCTTGAGCCTCCTCTTGCGACGCACAGGCCTTTCCGTGATGGCCGTTTGGCCCCGGCCGTGGCACAGGGAAAAAAGAAGAGAGCCGACTAAGGGAAAAAAAGAACAAAAAAGAGACCTGCACGCCGAGGCGATCTTGACGGGTGTCCACTTCCTTCTTGGTCTTGGCCTTTTTCTTTTTTTTTTGTTTGACGCGGCTTGCGCCAGTCGACCCGTGATTCGTCGCTGCGCGAAGAAAGAAAAATCGTTCCCCCGCTCCCTTTTCCTCGGTCAGCAACAAAGGTTTGCGCTTGACCAATTTCTCTGTGTGACACGCTTTTGGCTATTATGTCGCCAAAAAATGCAACCCGGCAGCCGATGGCGCTACTGGCGTAAGGGGCCTCAACGTTTATGGATATGACATGTCCTCTCTGTCGCGCAGTCCGCCACGAAAGGGGAAACAACTTGTATACATACATAACGAGCGCACGCGCCGCCCAAATACGTGTCTCAGGCATGGGCCTCAAAGAATCGGCGTGCCGCGGCCATCTGTGCCTCGTCCGACTGCACGATGCCATAGGGCAATGGGCTCAGGGCCGATCGGGCGCCCAGGAGGGCGGCGGCGCCGAGTGCGGCCATCTGTCGCGCCTGCCCCTGGGCCGCCTCTGTCCAGCCACAGTGACCCGCGCGCACATAGTCGATAAAGGCTCGCGCGTCGCCGTCGGGATCGACGGGGTCGTCGAGCGGCCACACGGCCAGGGCGCCCACGTCGAGCGTGTGCGCCCACGCTCGGCACTCGATGCGCCGACCGGCAAAGCGCGCGTCCGGGCAGTCGGGCGAACACCAAAAGGCGACCGAATTGGTGTGCGCCGCGTGAAACAGGTGGAGCCGATCGCCGTTGGCGTAGCGCACGCTGAGAGCCACGGGGGCACGTAGCCGATGGCCTCGCGGGCGGTGCTCGCCCTGCCGCTGCTCCGCTTCGTGTTGGTGCTGCTGTTGTTGGTTCAACTGTTGGTGTAGTTGGTGCGTCCACGCGGCGGCCTGGTCGATCGAGTTGTTGGCCGAGCGGTGGTCGATGACGCGGCGCACCGCCAGGCTCTCGACGCGCCCGTCGCACGGTCTCCATGTGGTCGACAGCGTCAATCCATCGTACGAGATGGCCTCCCAGCGGCGCCCGTCGGCGTCGGTGACGATGCCGACACCGTGCGCCACGCCGCGACGGCATGCGCCCTCGTAGACAGTGCCCTTGACGCAGGCCGCGATGCGTCCAGGATGGGCGATTTCGGGCGACGGATCCTCGCGCGCTTGAAGCACGCTCGCGGCCGCGGCAGCCTCGATCGCGAACCACCGGCCGCCATTGCCGTGCGAGAGGACGACGACCGGGCGATTGGGCACGACCGAACGGTCCCACACGGCCTCGATCCATTCCACGATGGCGCCACAGGCGTCGCGCTTGATCTCGACGCCGTACGCAAACCTTTTGCCGTCGTCGTCGTCGTCACGCGCGTGCGCCGCGTAACCGTAGCGCGAGGTCGATGACGGCGGGCGCGGGTGCAGTGGCGCTGCTTCTGCTGATGATGACGATGACGATGCTGCCGATGGCGCGTTGTCGCCATCGCCTGCTTGATCGTGTCGCGATGTGGTCCTCGGCGAGTGGACGGTGCACAGCCAACGCCACCCGCGTCCGGCCACTTGCATATAGAGAAAGGGCAGCGGGGGCACCACCGCCGTCGTGTGCAGCCCGCGTGGGCCGCAGGCCGACGCATGTTTGGCCATGACGCCGGCGGCGGCGCCCTCGTACAACGCGCCGCCATAGAGACGGACAAATGCACGCCGCCACAGGCGCTCGTCGTCGACCGCGCCGGCCAGCGCACGGCACGATGTCCCGAGGCGCCCCAAGTCCGCCGGGTCGAGCCACTGCGCAATCTCGTAGAGGACCTCGGGCGGCAGCTTAGAAAGTACCAAGCCAGAGGCGACCACGCGCTTGGATTTGCTGGTGCTCACGCGCCGTTTCTGGCGAGGGCGCTCGCCTGCGGCGACATCGTCTGCAAGCAGGCGCTTGCGCGGGCCTTTGGGGTGCGACTTGGCGGTTCTAGACTGTCGCTCGGCCACGATAGAGTCGATCGGGGCCGGTGCATGCTGTTGGTGCATGCCGCCGGTGCGTCTCCATACGGCCGCCGCGCTCATCTTCTTGAGAGGTGTGTTTTTGTTTCACCTTTTCTTTCAAGAAACAAAAAAGAATTGAAAGAAAGAAAACAAAAACCTAAACGCGAAGAGGACAGCGGAAGCCTGGCGTGACAAGTTGGTGACAGAGAATAAGGATAGGGGAAAAAGGCCAAGGTGCTGCGTGCGAGGTGCTACGAGGTGGTGCGTGCGCAAATACGGATGCAAGAGAGACAATGGCGACAAAGAGGGCACCCACAGATGGATGCAAAAGAACGCCAGGTGCAACACGGCCGTTGCTCCGTGACGCCGCCAATGCGCGACGCTTTTTTCCGCCCTCGCGCCCTTGTGCCACGGCCTCGTCGCGGCGCGCGGTATTTTCCTTTTCACTTTTTTATCGCTTGTCCGGTGCTCGTTGTGGTCGCGCGTTCGGTGCTAGCGCCGACGCAACCGAGGGATCGTGTGCTTTCGCGGCGGCGTCACGAGAACCCGGGCCAAAAAGGACAGGCCCAAAGAAAAAAGAGGGAGGGCGCCGACGTCACGCCCTCGGCGGGTTTCTCGCAGCCTCATCTTTTCCTTTTGTTTCTTTTCTTCTTGCCAGACAAAGAGAAAAGGTCGCGGGGCAGGCGGGCTCGGCTCACCCTGGCGAGAAGAGGAAAAAGAGGCGGCAGATCACAAACAGCTTGCGGCAGTATGCGCGATGGGCGCCGGCCACACAAGGAGCGAAAGGAGCACCCCCAAGACAAGAAAAGGTCTTGAAAAAGAGAGGGCCTTGGCGGCATCGCGGCACTTTGCAACAAGACCACCGGGGGAAAAGAGGCGTCCAAAGAAAAAAAGAAGACCAAAGAAAAGGTGACGCCGCCACCGTGTGCGTCTCCGGACGGCCAGCGGCCCGCCCCTTTTCTTTATGCCCTGTTGTTTGTCGCCTTTCTTTTGCAATTCTTTTTCCCCTCATTTCCGTTCCCGAGTACAGAAACACAAAAGGCGAATAGGAAAAAAGTAAAGAGGCGGAGAAAACAACGCCAGGGGAATAGGCAGAGGAAGAAAAGAGGAACTAGGGTGGGCAACTGGCAGACACGCCGAGGGCCGTTTCGCAGAGGGCGTCGTCGGCAACGGCGTGACACGCATCCAAGAGTGCTGATGGGGCGGTCGCTGCCCCTGCTTCGCATTGACACAGGGCGAGTGCGCGTGCCACAAACCCGGCCACGCGGTCTCCGACATGGACCAGCGCCGCGTCGAGCGATCCCATGTTGGGCGGCAACGTCGCCGCCTGCATAAAGAGGCACGCCGTGCCGGCGTTTGACACCCATTCAGGCACCGTCCATACGTTGTTGTCGTCGAGAAACCTTTTAAACGCCTTTGGATCACGCGCAATGTTGTTGGCGCCGCTCGCCACGTAGGCGCGAGGCACGACGCCTTGGGTGCCATTTTCATGGTGATGGCGGCGACGCCGCGCAACCGCGGCGGCCAAGGCCTCGGTGGTGCTCGGGCTCATCACGTAGCGCTGGGCGCACGGGGCAAACACATCCACACCTCCACTGCACGCGTCGAGAAAGCGCGCCAGCCACGCATCGCCATCCTCGTCGGTGCCTCGTGCGGTCAACGCCACATACTCGTCATTGTGCGCCCCGTCGCCAAAGCAATCTGCCAATTGTGCGCTGCCCGTTGGCGCATGCTGCTGGCGCCGTGCCACGAGCGCATGGACATCGACGCCGTCGGCGCGCACGACGAAATGATCGCGATCGGCGATGGCCACGATGCGAGCCCCGAGCGTACGGGCATATAGAGCAAACGTGCTGCCCACCGTGCCAAAGCCTTGCACGGCGACGTCGAGACCACGGAGAGGCGCACCCGAGCCGCCGCCTTTTTCGTTGCCTTTGGCGTGAGCCAGCGCTGCGAGCGCGCGCGCCACGCCATAGCCGACTGCAGCTTCGGCGATCGCGAGACGGGGCGAGCGCGCAGACGCCACATCCCCCTCGGTCGGGTGCACGGCGACGACGGACCCATGTAGGAGCATTTCGGGACGCGCCTCGGGGTGTCTTTGGGCGAGCGCATGCAGGCAATGGGGTATGCCGACATGCCTCTGTGCCAAGGCGTCGAGCACGGCATGGTCCGTATTGAGATCGGCCCCCGTGGCCCAGGCGTCGCGGATGACGGCAGCGTGGGCGGCCATGAATCGACCCACGACATCGTTCACGTCGGGCGCCGACGGATCGTAACGTACGCCGCCCTTGGCGCCGCGCACGGTACCGGCCGCGCACGTGACACGCAATTTGCGCGCCATGCTCCGCGCCACGTCGACCACCTCGGCCTCGGTGGTCGCCGGCGAAACAAAGAGACCGCCTCCGCCGACGGGAGGCAGGCGCGGGTCGTCTTCGATGGCGATCCATCCGACAGCGGGTGTCAGCGCGTCGCGCCACTCGTAGACGGCCACCGGCGGTTGGCCGGGGACGGCGGATGGGCGCGCACCCGGCGGCAGGCTCTTGTCCACCGCGCCGGTGGCCGGTGCCGCGTGTGCGACAATAGTGGTCATTTTTTTCTTACCCCTGCGAAACTCCCTGTGTATTTGTGATTGCGACTCGATCGGCTCCGTTGTGGACGCGGTCGTGCTGGTGGCCAGGTTCTTTTTTTAGACTGCTCCAAAGACGGAACCTGTCGCTCGGGAGCGTCGGCGCGCGCCGCTTTTAGCGCGCTTTTTTTGGACGCACCGCACGGTCAGAGATCGTCGCGTTTTAGGGAAAAAAACACAGACATTGCGCGTTGCGGCGTGGCGCACAGCGCGCTCACGACGGACAGACAGGCACAGCCGATGGCGCTCATTTCCATTTTTTGGGCTGAGTGGACGCACATCCTGCATCGCGGGGAATGCGCTCTTTTCCCGTGCCTCGCGGGTCGCGCATACGCACGCGATGCTTGCACATATCTTTTGCCGTGTTTCGGCTGGCCCTTTGAGGCTGCTGCTCTCTTTTTTTTGTAAAAGAGACAAAGCCGTCGTGGCGGTGCCGCGGCGCGCGCATAGGCAAGACAAAAAAAAGACGCAAGAGGCTCGATCTTTTTTACTAGTTCATGAATACGTGTCCCGTAAAGCCTATTTCGGGCACGGGCAGGGTCGTCGCCATCGGCCTCTGTTCTTGCCAGCGGGCAAACAGGATCGTGCGCGCCGAGTTTCGTCGTGGCAGCGGTCCTGGGCAAAGAGAGAGAGAGAGAGAGAGAGAGGTCTCCCTAATGCTGTGCCAATGGCTCGCGGCCTAACGGCTGGCCGGCTGGCCGAGTGTTTTGGGCCGGCCGGCTGGGCCGCGGCCAATTTGATACTGCCCGGATTTGAACCCGCACGGTGTGGCACAAAATGAGCACAAATCACGAGCATGTCCACATAATTGCGCCCTATCGCATTCAGTCATTATCGACCAACAATGAGAGGTTTTTGAAAAGGCATTATTCGGAAAGTTATCTTCCTCTTTCGCTTCTTGTAGACACGCAGGGCATGGCAAGTACACATTCGTTGGTTCGGTTCGTCCCTGGCCAACAAAAACAACAGCGCAACAATGGGCGATAGGACGACAGCCTCTGATCATGAATTGCTACACTCCCAGCGCACAATGATGAGTACGTTCACGCCCGCTGCACTCCTCCTACTTTATCGTCTCTGCGCACGCGGCCCATCATGACGGAAGTCATCGATAATGACTGTCTATTCCTCATCATGAAATGTTTGGACGCCAAATCGCTGGCTCGCGCCGCTCTCTCCTGCTCGCGATTCCATTTTATCATCGCCCACCGATTATTTTGGTCTACACGGGCAAGAGGCTCTGGCGTTGCTAATCTCAGTGCGTTCCTGGCATGGTCCCTCGTATCAGAGCGGCTGAGACAGCACCCCCATGGTTCCGGTGACCCACTTCCCGAAAGGTTTCCCATCACACAAGAGGATCTCACGCTCAGCGCCCTTCGACCTGGCGACCACCTCATGATTCTGGGCAATGGAACACCGATCGATGCTGCGGCCAAGCGCTCGACGCACGCCATCGTCGAATCTCTGGATCCGCTGAGAGGCTACTTTGTCTTGGTGATGGATATCACTAACGGCTCAACGGCATATAAGAGACAAACAGCGCTGAGTCTCTTCCAAGCCGTGGGTGTCGATCCAGATGTGCCCGCAGACGCCTCGCGCATTAAGGTTATCAAAAGTGCCAGCGGCCGCCTGAGCACGACAGAGGATATTGTCGAGAGGGCTCGCGCGTTCTTGCCTACCCTGACGTCGCCCGGCCCTCTCCCCGCCATCGAGGGCGTGTGGAACCAGTTCGCCTTTGGATTCTTCTGCCAGACCGGGCACCTCGTCTCATGGGACCGATTCCTGGTCTGGTACCGCAACCAATCTGCATGCATCTAGGCCTGCAAGAGGTGTACCGCCGATACCCCTTCCCCCGCTATCCTCTTTGTACGCACAGACGTAGCGTTGGCCTTTTTAAACAGTGAACTGTGCATGTAACAACCCTCACACATAATTTGAAAAATGTGGTACATTGTTCGGCTCATCCCGACGGTATTCGAGACTACAAGAAAGGGGAGCATTCATACGCGTATGAGTTGGGGGTGATGACGTGGACGAGGTCGCCCTGTACTCTCGTCTTAGCCAATACGACCGGTGATCAGCAGATAGACGAGGACGGCAATGGCAGCGGCGAGGAGAACCATGCCGGTGAGCCACCAGCAGAGGCGGGTGCGTTGTTTGTGGCGGTAGAGGCAGGCCTCGCAGCAGGTGGACCACTGGTCGGGAGCCCTGACGCCCGGTGACATTAAAGCGCCGGGTGTGGAGTAGCGGGTCTTGTGGACCAAGCAGAGGAACTTGCCGCAGCGAGTGCACTTGTCGTTGGCCGCGTGGCTGCACCCCTTCTCGCCACACAGTAGAGCATCGGCTTGCCCTCCCGGAGCGTTGTTAGTTGTCGCCTTGACCTTGATGTTGTCAGCCAGCGCCCAGTACGGTCTGCCTTCGACGTCGGCCCAGGGCGTGTACGAGTCTATGCCGACGAACGAGTTGCAAAAGTTGTCAGCAGTTGGCGAGACAGCAATAGCCCTTAAAAGCGAACGGGTGGCGTACAGTGGCCTTGGGTCTTGAGACGGAGCCAGCGGCGGCCAGCCTGGGCGCGGTGCTCGTCGGCGCTGATGATTTGTTGCGGTTCGAAAGTCGCCACCGCCGTCCCCTTGACGTCGTTGGCCTTGTCGTAGGCACAGGCCCCCGAGGTGATGCATTGGTAAGAGGAGGACATCAAATGGCTGAACAATGTGACGATTTGAGAGGGGGATGTGCGAATGGCTGCGCATCCGCATCGATTTAATCGCAAGACCGGAAGCGCCCACCAATTGGTCATCTCACAGAAGAAATTCGTCCCATCTTTCAGATCTGCGAGAGCGCTATTTTCGCACTTGGCTACCGTGGATCTGCGATCGCGATGCACCTAACCCCCGGTGGCCTCATCGATCGCCCGCTTGCTGGCCATCGCTGGCGATTATCCGCTTTTTTAAAATTGTACAGAAATTATTAAAAAATAAAAAAGAACGAGCAGTATGTAGCCGTATGGGAAGAAGAGGAGACAGCAGCGGTAGCGCCATCTTTTGGGCGCCCGCGCGGGCCGTATGCGCTGTAAGGCCAACTTGTGGTGACATTCGTGTGCTGCGCAGGTGGGCTATGCACATCACAAGGCTTTTGTTGGTCGAGTGAGGCGTCCTCCGTTTTGCCGTTTCAAGTGTTTATTTAAATAAAATACTAAAAATGCAAGTAGCGAAGTGAACACAACTAACAGGGGACACTATGCGGGTGTAGTCTGCGCTCCTACTACGGCGGCGGATGTAGATAAAGGCAGCGACGATGACGACGAGACCTACCGCGCCGCCGACGGCGATAATGATGATCCAGCCAGGCCGTCCGATCCGCCTCCGCAGCCCCTTGGCTCCAGAAGCATTGCCCTAATTCCCAAAAAAATTAGTAAAGAAAAAAGGAGAAAAGGGAGCAAAGGCACCGAAGGCTGACGGCAAAGCCAAGCACACGAACAGCAGGGCGAAGAGCATGGGTAGGTTGGGTACAAAGGCCATGGTGAACGTTGATACTGCAAATACCTCCACCAAGCACACAATTTTATGTGCGCCCCCGTACCGCGGACTCTTAGTTAACGGACAATGGGAATCATGGGATGTTGATTTTTTCACATTTAATTTTCCTCCTTCATCGAACAAGAACGCGTCTGCCAAAGTCTACAACGGCACCTCTCAGAACACCTACACAGCGACGTTTGCCATCGGTCCCTCTTGGCCCCTCTTTAACACCTTCTTCGTCGTCGCCTGCATCGCCCCTGGCATTCCCGGCTCCCAATGCTACCTCGTCACTAGCGGCAAGATCTTGCAAGCATAACTCTCACGCTTTAATTCGAAAGGAAATGGTTTTGGATAATAAATCCTTTGCTAATGCTGTAGTTCGGATCCTTTCGACGACCTTCGAGAGTGACGCTGACGAACAGGCCTTTCCGCTTTCATCCTTGGCGGTCACTTGCACTATGCGTCTCCACTGGCTATCTTCAGGATTTCCTTGATCGCCACTTCGCGAGCCGTCTGAGTATTGGGCGTCAGGGACGATCCAGACGCCTCCTACGCTACCCGCGCGCACCTCACGAAGGTCTTTGCTGAAAAGTAGATTCGCGTTAATCAAAAAGTTTCTGATCCCTCACCCGAATTGATATGATACCTCAGAGCGTCTCGAATTGCGTGTACGGACTGCGTAGCCAAATCTTCATTGCTGCCCTTGTAATCAGGGAGCGTCGCAGACTGAAGTTGAATTACGTTGAGCGCGCTCTCATCCACGACAAAGGCGCGGTTTCTTTTCCTGACCTTGACGCAAAGGAATTGATCGGTCCTATCTACTTGTCGAACTATCACCAGCCCTCGCTTGGAGCCTTTCTGGAGCAGATCACCGACGACGCGCTTCGTCGCAGAAGTGCCGCGAGGGTTCGGTCGGCGGCGCGCGTGGCTTACACTTCTGTTCATCTTGGTGAAATAGACGGCTTTGCAGTTTGATTTGTATGTAGACGACAGTAAAGTCCCTCTTTTTGAAATTAATTGTAATATTATTGGCACTAATTGCCTTGGTGGGTTTTATTGCACGAGAGGAAGACAAGAAGAGATACATGTTCGTCAGAGAGAGTGCAGCGACGCTTGTTGACAATCCAGCCGCTTTTGGAAAACACCCTTTCTGAGGGCACCGAAGTGGCGGTGATGGAGAGATAGCGGCGAGCCAAGGGCGCGAGGCTCAGGTACTTGGTCTCGCGTTGCTTCCACCAGAGGAGGGGATCGAACATCTTGGGTGGCGTGTTAGGGTCGGTCTGGGGAAGGAACGAAGGCACGACGGGCTTCCTTCGGTAGGCTTCGAGTTCGGCGGCCTGGTCGTCGGTCTCGTCGGCGGCCGGTGGAAGAGCGCCGATGGCATCAGGTCCGAGGGCGCGTTCGATCTTGTTGGCGTATGCGCCCGCCGCCCCGCTGCGGGCGCGGACCGCACGATTGGCGTTGGACTGTACAAGAGCGGCGATCTTCTCGGCGGCCTCGTTGACTCGGTCGTCGCGCGCTCGTCGATCTTGGATAAAGTAAAAGGTCTTGAAGCGGGGGTCGAGGTAGACGGCAAGGAGAAGAGTCTCTGAGGCCTGGCCGTCGAGGATGTTCCACCGGAGGGTGAGGTCAAACGAGATGTCCTTCTTGAATGTAGCGACGACAGGGTCGTCTTCGTCAACGGCCTTGAGGTGGTGATGGATGGCGCGGCTGACGATCGGCATGCCGGCGCCGAGAGTGGGCAGACGCTGGTAGGAGAGGATCTCGGTCGAATCGTTGAGTGGTTCAAGCACCGTCGCCAGTTGCTCGACGAGCGACCACTGGGCCGAGGTCAAGTCAGCAGGGACAGGCTTGCGGAGGCCGTGCAGGGCACCGATGCAGGCCGAGACGGCGGGACGAGAGGACACGAGGCGCTCGAACATGGTGTAGGCCGAACCCCACCTGGTCTTGTTGTCAATCTTCAACGACTTGACCGACAAGCCTAGGGCCTTTTGCTTCTCGACAAGCATCCTCTTGGCCGCCGGCGAGGCCTTGAAGGTCTTGGAGATCGACTTGGCCGCCCGGAGGATCGGCTTGACCTCGTCCGACTCGAGAGCCAGGCGAATGGACCGGTTGATGAGGTGGGCCACGCAGTAGATCCACTCGATCTTGAGGCACTTGGTCACCGCCGCCTTCATGTTGGCCGCGCCGTCCGAGGTGACGGCGATAATCCGTTCGGTATCGATCTCCCACCCCAGGATGACCTCTCGCACAACCTCGGCCAGGAACTCGGCCGTCTCCGAGGCCTTGACCGGAATGACGTCGAGAACAAAGGACTCCAGGACCCAGTCCGTGGACACGCCGTGGACGGTGACGGCGATGTAGGACCGGTTGGCGGCGCTGGTCCACGCGTCTAGGGTCAGCGACAGGTGGCGGATGATCTCCAACTTCTTGGCCACGGCCGACACGAGTCGCTTCTTCGCCGCCGGCAGCAGCGCCTTGGTCAGGCGCTTCCTCTTGGGCGGCTTGTAGGCGTTGTTCAGGTAGGACAGCAGTTCAATAAAGTCCTCGTCGTCGACCAGACTCATCGGCAGGCACCGGTTCGAGATTAGCCTGGCCACTCGGGCATCGGCCTCCTCCCTGCTGAATCGCTTGGTCTTCCTGACCTGGTGCTTGTCGTTGTGCTTGTGCTTGACGTGCTTCATCAGGTTGCCCGTCGACGTCGTCATGCTGAACAGTTTCCCACAGTGCTTGCACTCGGCTCCGCCTTCGGTCGCGTCGAAATGCTCCCACGCCTCACTGGTCACCTTCCTCGCCTGCTTGGGCTTCTCGCGCTTGGCCTTCTTGCTCTGTTGTTCGGCCGCCGCCTGTTCATCGTCCTCTTCTTCCCCGTTCATCCCTGATAGGCCCGTGGAGGTAAGCACATGAAACTTCGTCTTGCCTCTCTGCTTTTCACTGTACCTCAACCAATCAGCACATAGTTGGTTATCCAATGGGCATCCTCCATTTAAGCCAATCGACGGTGTTGTCCGCATAAATTCGTGACCAATAGACGCTCACGTTGGTATAAGGAAAGTCTTTTCGGAACGCGCACAATTCGTGCACATTACTCAAAGTTGCAGTTTGGAGTTCGAATCCCACCAGAATCACATTGGGCCGCGGCCCGTTTCAAAATGGGCCGGCCCTGGGTCGGCTGGCCGTTGACCAGCATTAGGTCTCCCTGCCTTGGGCGCAAAGCGGCCAAAACAAAAGTTTGCGCGCATGCCGCTCCGGGGGCTCTGAGGATTTTACGGAACGGCGGAACCGGTCGGTCGCCTTTTGCGCCAGCCAACCGCATCGGTCCACAGTATCGGCGGTTTGCCGTCTGCGCAGAGGCCGATCATTCTGTCTTGTGCGTGTATTCTCTCTTTCCCTATCAACGTGAAATGAACGCCGAGGAAATGGATCAGCACAGACCGGCCACGAGCGTCATGCCCGGCGACAGGGCCTTTGTCGCCACGCCAGCCGGAGCCGATGCTCGGGCGCGCGCACTCATCCAAGCGCTCAACGATACGGGAGGGTAGGTTGCCGTCGTCGCGCCTCTTGCTCACCTATTCTTTTACGCCTCGTCCTCCTTTTTTTCCGCTCACTCGGGTGGGTCCCTTCTCTTCTCTGGCCTGCCTGCGGACGGGCACGACCGCAATATAGGATAACGGGCACCGAGCGTCCTCCGGCCGTTGCCTACCCAATCGACAACAGTGCGCAAATCATCGAATGATCCGCGCGCGCAAAATCGCCTATCGTCTTGCGTTTTTTGTCCCTTGCAATACGCCCGGTCGGTCCTCGGCTGTGCGCGGGATCATACACGACATCTGCACGCGCGTTTTTTGTGTGTCTGTTGTCGTGTTCTTTTTGGAACCGCGGGGTGTGCGATCTATACAAACGACCACCCCGAATCAGCGGCCTCCCCCAATACGAGTAACCGTGCCCTTTGTCTTTGCACTTTTTTTTTGTTGCGCCCTCGCGAGGGCTCCCCCAAAAAGGCGTCGCTGTCTTTTACTTGGTGTGTGAAAAAAGGGTAAAAAATTAGGCCATGACGTCACATGGCATCGATCCAAAAAAGAAAAAAGACGCGGCTCATTCCGTCCTCTATGCGCTCGCTGGCGCACGCGCATGCACGATCAACCAAAGGCCGAGCGACAGAGAGACGATTATTTCCGGTGTTCTATGCTTTTTCTTAGTCTTTTTTTCCCTTTTTGCCCTCGGGTTGCGTGGCCTGTGCCGGTGGTTGTCGGTGTGGCGTCCTCATCAAGTGCGCGCGGGCGCGTATCGAGCCATGATACGGCGCGCGAACGCGGCGTGGGCAGCCTCCTCTTGGGGCGTGCGCGGTTTGATCTTTGGGTAGGCGGCGAGCGTGCGTCGACCCTCGGGTGTCTCGGCCCATTGCATGTGGGCGACAAAATGCCAGTCTTTGGTCGCGTCATGGTCGGTGCGGACGCCTTCGGCGGTCGGCTGAGCCGGATCGGCTCGCGCATTGTCGGCCCCTCGGTCCATTTCCTCGGCCTCCCCCTGCGCTACGGGTTCTTGGCGCATTGTCGTCGTCCTCTTGCCAAAAGGAGATGGTCTCTTGAATGTCGGCGTGCCGCCTTTGCTCGCGCGTCGTTGGTGTGTGCCGGTCCCGGCTTGCGTGCGCTTTTTTTTATCCACGCACCCCCTGGCGCTCTCTGGCCAACACCCTTTCTCTCTTGGGCGGCCATTAGGTGGTCTCCCGCTGCGTTTTCTTTTTTTTTTTGATTTTTGAAAAGCCCCATGGGCATGTTTGGGCAACACAATCATAAACGGTTTTTCTTACATTCTTTATCCTAAATTGCGTTGATACACTTGTCCGAGCACGACGAGAGGGAGGGTTGGTGTCGGTGACGCGGAAGGAAAACCGACAAACAACAGAGAGGCGGCTCATCTGCCTCGTCGTCTGCATCGTTGGCCAAGGCACAGAGGGCATGGGCGCCGCGTACCTCGGGTCCCACGGTGGGGCCGTGGACCGACGACCACACGGGCGAGGCGACGGCCACAACGCCCGGCACGGCGAGAAGACGCGCCAGCATGCGCACGACGGTCGGTCGGGACACGGTGCCCATAAAGTCGATCGACCCATTTGAGCGCGGCAGGCTCACGCCCCACCGGTGTCCCGCGCCCGTCGGCCACACGGCGCACATGCGCACGCCCACGCGCTCGCCCGTGCACCACACGCGAAGCGGTTTCGCGGCCGTGGCCAACGAGAGCGTGCGCGTCTCGACAAAGTGTAGGTCCATCGGCGACGCGTCGTTGCCGTTTGTACACCGAGAACCTTGTTCCCTTTCCGCGCACTGTGGGCCGGCTCTCTGTTTGCGCGTGCGATCATCGTCGCCGTCGTCCGAGGCCTCGACATGCTGGGTGGCGGTGCGCAGCGCCGCCAGGATAATGTCGCCGCAGAGGCGCACGGCGTCACGAGTGACGTCGTCGATCAGGGGAGCGGGCGATTGTGTGGCGGCACCGGCGGCAGCAGCCTTGGGCGCCGGTCGTATCTTGCACTGTCGTTGGAGAAGGAGTGGGCCTCGCGATGCGATGCTGTATTTGCGCACCCGGGGCGGTGCCGGGTCGGCAAGGTGCCTGACGAGCCACAAGGCGCTTGGACCGCAGCGGTACGCGGCGACGGTTGCCGCCTTTTCGTTGGCGCTCGGGGCCGCCTGTTGGAGCGCACCGAGAAACGCGTGGACGTCCGCCACGGCGAATGTCACTGTCGGCTTGCCGCCGCCGGGGAGCGTCCGTGAGCCGAGGCAAAAGCCAGCGGCCCGCACTCCCGCGGCCAACGCGCGCAACGTGTCTGACCGGCCCATGCGTCCCCAACCAAACACGTGGCGCATGACGTCGTACGCCGAGGCGTCGACGCCGTCCCACGACACCCGAACCATCTGCGTCATTCTCCTGTGCGGCTATAGCGCTTTAGAAAAAAGCGGATGCAGTCCTTTGGGCGAGGCCGAGGTCTCTTTGGGTATGCTTGTGTCTTGGCTTTGTGGATTTTTCCTTCTTTGGGTTGCCCTCGAGCGAGAACCCAAACAAAGGGGCAGAGGCGACGTCCGTGTCGTGTGTGTGTGGCCTGTCAGATTGTTCCACTGTGCGACCGTCGTCTTGGGCGTGGCGCGTGTGTTTTCACAGAGTGGGGTCGAAAGTCAGCGGCGATCCAAAGGAAAGCGTCAAATGCGAGGCTCTGTTGTTGCGTGCTGGGTCTGTCCCTCTTTTTTTAGGCCCGGCGCGGGAGGGTTCCGGCCAATTCGTTTTGGTTGCCCGCAACCAATTCTAAAAAAAAATGAACCAATGGCGCACCCTCGAATGATATTTTTTGGTTTGGCAAAGAGGCGGGGGATGCGCCGGGAGCAGCCCGCGGGCGCTCGGCAACCAAGAGAGCGCTTTGGTTGGTCTCGTTTTTTTGTTCCGATGCATTGCCTTGGCAAAAAATCGTGCGCTGGCCCGAGTTGCAATTTAAAAAAAAATAGACGGGGGTCGGGCGTGACGACACACAAAAAAAGGACAATGCAAACTTTGGCCCCACAATCGACTTTGCGGTGCAAAGCGCACTCGACGCATGCGCGCGCATGTGCGGGTGACCGAAGCAAAAAAGTCCATCTTTTTTCTTTCTTTTTTTGTCACTCGCCAAACCCGTTGCCGTATTGTTGTGGTCGTGTGTCTTTTCGGCTGCCTTGTTGGTAATCATTTTTTCCTTGTTTTTTTCTCAAAAAAAAAAGAAAGAGACAATGCGTGTGCGCGCCAGCGAGGCGCACCGCAATGCTCACAACCCTCAATGGGAGACGGCGACCGCGCCGGTGGTGGTGGTGGCGGCAGAACGGGCGGCCATAGCGTCCGGCATATTTCGGGACCCGCGGCGGTGGCGCGTTGGAGTAGAGGCCGCCCCAGAGTCGGTCTTGACGACAGACGGTCGCGCCAAAGACCCGCTGCGCTCTTTTACGCCGGCGCCACGGAGACCTGCGCCGGCGGCGGCGTCCATGGGGGCTGGCGTGGTCAACGAGCGAGGGGCCGGGTCGCGCGCTTTGGCGTGGAGAGAGCCCGTGACGACGACGGCCCAGCAGCGCGCAGAGCGCACGGGCGGCGGGGGCACAGGCAAGAGACCCGCGGCCCATGGGGGCGCCGGCGCAGCTGCCAAGAGGCGCGCCACCAGAGCGTCCTTGAGTCGAAGAAGCAGGTCGACATCGCTCACGGCATAGTCGGCCATCCACTTCTCCGGGAGCGGGCGCCGATGCCAGTAGTAGATGTCGATCGGGTAGATGGCGCGCATGGCATCCTTGTGCTGGTTGGTCGCGAGGCCGTGCTCCGCCAGCACCGCGTTGAGACCCGGGCGCAGCATGTTACAGCCCGCCAGACGCATGTGCACCACCTGGGTGTCAAACACGCCGGCCAGGTGGCACCCATGCGCCGCGGCGAGGGCGCGCGCATCCTCGCGCGCGTCGTGCACCACCTTGGTCACGGACCGATCGGCCAGGAGGGCACCGAGGCCGCCGTAATGCATGAGCGAGCGCGCCGACCGGGCCGGTTCGGGACGGCACATGTCAAACAGGTACGAAGGCCCGTCGCGCAGCGCTATTTGAATCAGGGCGATGCCTGGCGATGCCGTACCGGGACGCACCACCGACGTGCCCTCGCAATCAAAGGCGGCCTCGCCGCAACGTCTTATGCGCTCGACGGCCTCGCGGCACGCGTCCACCGTGTCGACGACGATGACGGGCACGGGGCGCGCGGCAAGGGCCTTCAAGAGCGCCGGTTCACAAAGGTCGTGCGTCGCCGCGTCCGACCTGCAACGGGAACGCGAGTCGTCGCGCACGCGTTTGCTTGTCCGTGCCGGGTAGATGACCGTGTGACCGGCAATATTGTCGGCCGCGCCGACCGCCGGCAGCGTGCGCAGCAGGTCGGCACGCGTCCGTTGGTTGAGAGCGCTCGCCCATTGCGAAAGCGATCGCCCGGTGGCCCATCGCACATGGGGATCGAGCGCGCGCAGCGTCATGCCGGCCGACCACCGCATCAGCGCGCGCTCTACCACGTCGTTGAGTGCCTTTACCTGGTCGCTAGGCGCGGATGCTGTTTCGCCGCTCACACATGCGCTCAAAGGATGGATTGATGTGTTGCGATGCTCTGTCATTATGCTGGCCATGTGGTGCTCTCGTCGGTTGGGCGGCGACGTCCGGGCGGGGGCGACGCGTGCACTGTTTCGATGGGACGATGGGGCGAGATGAGGAGAAAAAGAAGACGGGCGGCTGCTGCGGGTAGCGTTGGGTGCGTCGCGGTTGGCCTCTGATGTTTTTTCCTCGAATGTGCGACGAGCAACACAATGGGGTGGGCGGATGATCTTTGATGAAAGGGAAAAAAACGGGGAGGGGGTCGTGAGCGGACGCGCAAAAACCAAGCAGTGACAGAAAAAGACGCCAACGCAGAGTCTGCAGATCCAAACAATGCGCGGCGACGTTGCTTTACCTTAATTGGGGGGAGAGGCTATTTTGCAAACCCAACAGGGGCGGGAAAAAGGCAAGAGGCAGACGGTGGCGAGAGGCGGGGCGCGTGCCGTTGGGGCCAAAAATCGCGCCGGCTCGGTTTGGTCCTTGTTTGCTGGCTCCTCCCTCTTTTGTCCCTTTTCTTTGGCGCCATAGGCGGTCATCGCGTGCGTCCTCCCTCCCAGAGCCAATCCTTTTTATTTGAAGACATTTTACCTTTTTTGTGTCAACTGCGGCAAAAAAAAGAAAAAGGGAACGGGGCAGCGGCGGAGCCGCGCGCAAATCAGGCGCAAAAAGTTGCCCCTGCGCGCTCCGCTTTTTTTTCGCCTGGCGTCTTCAAAAGGCACTTGCGTGAGGGCGCTTTTGAGTCGCTCGCTCTGCGCGGCTCTTTGTAGCCCCCGGCGGCGCCAAAGGTCGCCCCCCATGGTGTAAGGCAAAAAAAGGACCAGCGACGCGCTACGGTCCGTTTTTCTCTTGCTCCGGTCCCCCTTGCTTTGCTCTTTTGTATCGGACCCTACAGACAAGAGAGGCAAAAAAAAAGAAAGAGGCGCGGGCCATTCAGCGACAACAGGAGCAGAGGCAAAGGATCGGGGACGATAGCCAGGCGCGCCCTTGCTCGCCTCGTGTGGTCCCTCCCCCCCCCCGCCCTTTGCAACCCGCACGTGGTGGCGCCATTCCTTTTTTCTTTTTTTCCACTGCCACATTTTGTTCTTTTTTTTTCCTCCATCTACGCGTTCTCCTCTTTGGGCCACCCCCTGCTTGTGGAGTTGTGCTTGTGCGTGGTCTTTCTTCTCTCTCTCTCTCTCTCTCTGTTTTTCCTTTTTTTCTCTTGGTGTTTGGTTTTTTCCTGTGAACATGCGCGAGCACTGCGCTTTTGCCTTTTTTGATACTAAGAGACTCCATTCCTGTCGTCGTGCTGTGCGCCCGAACCGTGTGCCCGCTCCTCGATGGTGTTTGGCGGAACAAAAGACGGGCCAATTTTCTCTTCCTCTTTTTTTCCTTTTCGGACGGCCGCGCGCAACAATGGAAGGCAACCCTACCGCGTTTGCATACGCCGACGATGGCGCCCAAGACGCGGCCGACATCTGGGACGGCCAGCGTTCGGACCTGGGGGACTGTGCGAATGCCGACTATGAGAGCGACGACAGCGACGACACAGCAGAGAGCGGTGACGATGCAGAGGGCTCCTACGACGACGACGACAACAAAAACTATTATGATCTCCTGTGCACTTTGGCGGCAGACGATGACGAAGATGGATCGGATATGGTCGCCGATGTGGCATACGGCGACGGCTCCCGCACGCTCGCCTGCGATGGACTCGCTGCCGGCAACGAGGATGCCGCGTGTGGCGATTGGCCATGCTCTGACGGTGACAATGGCGACGACAATGACGACAGCGCGTGGCCGCTCCAATCCTATGTGGCGCCCAACGAAAACCGAGGCGGCGCGTCTGGGGTGTGGTGCGCCGCGACGAATACGTTGCCGCCCGACGTTGGCGATCTTTTGCCCGTGTACGACGACGGCGACGACGAGGACACCGAGGGCCGCACAATCGATGCTCATGCGCTGAGCCATTACGATCCGGCGTTTGATCTCTTTTATGCGAGCCTACTCGCAGGCATCTCCCCCACACAGCCACCGTCGGACAGTGTCGTCGATGACGACTCTGTCGCGCCCGCATGCACCGACACGACAACGCCACAGGGCGTTGGTGTGCCGCCAAACACCGCCGACCCATGTGATGCCGAACGGAGCACCCCCATCGTGCACTCTGACAGCGCCGCCTCTACCGCAGCGACGCGTGGTGACCCCGCCCATGGCTCGCCTCATGCGATGGCCACAGAGGCCGTTTCTCTCGCACACGTTCCTATCGGCCAGGCGAATGAGCCAGAGATCGAGGCGTGCGCACACATTGCAGGCGGCGCCCGATCGCCGACGCCCGACATCGCCCAGTGTACCGTTGCGGCCGACGACAGGGCCGATGGCCTCAACGAGTCAGACAGCGACGACAGCGTCGCATCTGCGCGTGATCCGAGCGCGGCCTGCGAAGCGGCGCACGATGTTGCGCTATCGGCCGAGGCCAAGGATGACCTCGGCAGTGGCGTTGACGGCGATAACAACGTCAGCGACGATGTTGTTGTCGGCGATGGCGGTGGAATTGATGACGACGAAGACAGGCAAATGATTGCGTCGTTTGATTCCATCAACATTCCCGCGCAACCGGATTTGCCCCACGCCGCCGTTGCCCCAACGGTCGAGGGGGTGCCTGGTCCTGACAGCGGCCCCGACAGCGACGTGTGTTTCGCCAGCGCCGACCATGGCGACGCTGGAGATCAGGCCCCGGCGGCAGGAGGAGAGTCCCCGCCGTCTCAGGTCGCGACCGCGATCGACCTGGCCGGTACACTTGCAGACACACCCGTGTCGGCGCCGGTTTCGTCAGCAGACTCGACAGTGACATCATCGGCAACATCGACGCCATCAGCATCTTCTTGGTGGTCGCCGTGGTCGTGGTGGAGTGGTAAAGCGGCGCCGGCCGGCACAGCATCGGCAGCGTCAGACGCACGTCTCAAGGCGCCCGGACTTGTGCTCACCAAGGCCGACCTGGACAGCGTCAAGTTGCGCCCCGTGTCGGAGCGCGGGCCGCGGCCTCCCGTTGCTGCGACGCCCGACGGCGTGTTGGGCCAGTTGCTGGGTCTGTTTGGCGGCATCGCGGCCGCGTCGGCATCCACTGGCGCGCCGACCAACGGCGTCGATTGCACGAGGCCGCCTTCGGTTCGCGCCTTGGTAGCGGCCATGGAGGGCGCCTCGACCCCCCTGGCATAACCTGCCCCGCCGTCCCCGGCCGAGTAGCGCTTCTCTTTCTTTGCATCTGCGTCCTTTCCCTTTTTCCTTTTTTTTTTTACATAGACGCACTTTTCCCTATGGTCGATTTTCCCCGGGTGTGTCTTTCTTTGGTTTTTTGTGCATGCATTTCGCTGTCTGTGTCGGCGGGCGCACAGCGCGTGCCCAATCGCGTGTGTGGTCCCTCTGCCTTTTTCCTGCTCTGTTGCGGAGGACCCAAGAAAAAGAGGGCATGGAAATGGCTTTTTATGGTGGCGATATGCACAAGGCCAGTCCGTTCCCCTTCCGTCTCTGCAAAGAACAGAGAGAAGAGAGGAAAACAAAAAAAGCGTCCGCAAGAAAAAAAATATATGCGGCCCCTTGTGCGAGGTGCGATAGTCGAGAGGAATCAGGAAGCGCGGTCATCGTTGTCCGGGTCATGAACGAGATCCACTCCGCTGGGTCCCGGCTGCCAGCCCACCCCTGTCCTTTTTTTCCTGTCTGATAGAAATCAAATGTTTTTTGAATTTACGTCTTGTCCTGTCCATGCGGCGCTCCGCTTGAGATGGAGCGTGTGCGTCTTACTCGGGCGAGCAGGCCAGGAACAATTGCCCCGCCGGGCCTGTGCCCACGAGACGGCAATCGTAGGCGCCGCGCACGCCGTTGTGCCGCGCGTCCTCGCCCTCGGCAAAGGGACGCGCGCCGAGCGTCCTGCGGCCTGTCACGTCAAAAAGAGGCGGCGACGTATACCCGGCGCGCGCAGATGGCAACCGTTCAGCGGTGGTCGCCGCGGACATGCTGTTGTCGCTACTGTCGGGCGGCAAAACGGCGCAGTGCGTGGTGCCGTCATACGGGTTCGTGATGCAACAGCGCCTGTAGCCATTGTCGAGCCTCGTGCACGTGGGCGTGGGCGGAAGCGGATCGTAACCCACACGTTGGGCCTGCGGCACCGCGCTGCCGGCACCGACGCCGACAAGGGGACGTGCGGGGTTTAGGCTTCTCGGGGCGACGATGTAGATGTTGCACGCTGGGCGCGGTCTGACCTCGTTCATTTCTCTGGCCTTTCTGGTTTTTTCTTCCTCGCGTTGTTGTTGTCGAAAAAAATTGTACACAGGGAGCAAGAGAGAGATGGCGGTAAGCCGCGCGTCTGTTTGTGTGCAAACGGCACGCAGCTTTGTCATTGGGGTTGCGGTGTCGACGCGCGTCGTCGACCGAGGGCGCTCGAGCGCGTCCATCTCGACCTTGACGCGCACGCGGCCCGCAGGCTCCCGGCCCGCGAGAACACGCGTGCTCTTTTTTTTTCCTCAAATCCCTATTCCTTTCTTTTCCGCAATCTCTGTCTGTTCACGCTGGCAGCCCCTCGGCGCCACCGCCCAAAGCCGTCGCGCCATAGGCAAACAGTACGCCTTTTTCTATTGAACGGAAAAAATAAAAAAAACGAGAAAAGGCCAATGGCGGATCGCCGCCCAAAGAGAGGGTCCAAAAGAAGACGGGAAATGTGTGCGGCCAAACACGCGACGTTTTTTTTGCCGTTTGCAGTCTTTGTGTGTCTGTTTGTCGCACCGGAGGGGAGCGCAAAAGAAGAGCGAGCGCCCAGAAACCTAGAGGACCACTGGCGGGCTCCAAAAACGACGCCTGCGAGGCACACAAAAAAAGCCAGAAGGAAGAAACCGACATTCTGTGGCCATTGATGCACGACCCGCTATCGGCCATTGCCCAGCTGGCGGTGCGCGACGTGCCACGCAGGAGGCTGCGCCCCAGCGACTTTGACGCGGTCGACCTCGATGACGACCGTGCAGTCCATGCGCGCACTCGACGCCGTCTCGACAGCGGCGGCGCGCCTCGGTGGAAACGAAAGCGCGTCGACGACACTTTGCCACCGCAAAAGAGGCACGCCGACCTTTCCGCACATGCCCCCACTTCCCTAATCTCCAACGGGCTCGCTTTTTTTGCCCACTCGCTGCGCCTCCTGGGCACCTTTTTCCCCAGTGTGCGCGCTACAACACCTCCACTTTTCTTTTTGAGAAAAAAAAAGCGCGGGAACAGACGGGCAAACTGCAGTGTGCGCTGGCAGTTTCTTATTCTTTTTCTTTTATTAAGCTAATGCCGTTTTGATTTCGCCACGGTTTGTGCGCGTGCGCGCACACCCAACAGCGTCGACGCAGCAACCGGCGCGCCCGCCGATGTCGACGCCATTGTGACGCTCATGCGCAAGCGACTGTGTGTGCGCGAATCCGACGCCGAAGACGTCCATGCCACGCAGGGCGGCCTGTTTGCCCTCTTGCCGGACGAACTAGTCATCGAGGTGATGTTCTTTTGTGGGCCTCGCTCGCTCGGGCGTCTGGCGTGCGCCTCGGCGCGTCTGGCTGACCTCGCCGCCGACAATAGCCTGTGGCGACGCCTGTATGCGCGCGCGTTTCCCCTGTGCACCCGCTCGGGTCTCGCGTGTCTTGCCGATGCCGTGGACGCGTGGCACTTTGCGTCAGACGATGGCGCAATCGACGGGCTCGATCATGGGCCTGCCGCCGGCGATATGTGTCTCCGATACCAGCAGGGCGTTCATGGAGACGCGGAGCCTTGCTGCGACGGACCCGCGTGTGGATCGGAGCGCGAAGCCGGCGATCGTCGCAACACGCGCAGCAAGTGTGCCTCTCGATCGGCACTTTTGAGTCGGTGGTGGAACTTGCGCTGCGCGAGACTGACGCGTTTGGCTGCCGACCGCGTCACGGGCGCCGGCGCGCCTCTAGCCCACTCGGGCTGCCGCCATGTGCCGCCGTCCCTGGTGCGCGCGCGCGGCTATCGGTGGGCCTATGCCATGGCCGGCCTGATGCCGCTGGTGCGCAAGACGCGGCACGAAGCGGGTCACGCCCACCGTATCGTGCACCGCGGCCCTCCCGACGGACTCGCCGTCCAATGCGAGATGTGTCTTGCGCCAGGCCGGCCCTGCGGTCTGGTGACGTGGCGCTGGGGTCGTTTTAACGACTGCTTTTTGTCGGGCCTTGGTACAGAGGCGACCTCACTGGCCTCGTCTCTGGACCAAGACGCATACGACCACCAGGACTACAACCACCGCCAGGGCGGCGGCGACCACCGAAACCATAACAACAACAACAACAACAACAACAACAATATGACGGGTGCCCCTTTGACGGGCGCGACGACGGTCGTCGCGGGCTTTTGGGCGGATGGCATGCCACACGCCACGCACGTCCGCCGAGACGCCCACGGCGAGATTGTCATCGGCACCGTCGCTCCCGACCATTTCGAACCATCTCGGCCCGAACCCATGGACGAAGATAGGACGACTGTCACGCACGACCGGAACAGCGATCGAGACGACGGCGACGACAGTGACGGCGATGGAGGCATCTACATTGCGGGCGCATTTGCGCACACACCGTCTGTGATCTATTACGCATGCGACGACCCGTCACACGGCGCATGGTGCTATGAGGGCGAGCGGCTCGGCGGTCGCCGCCACGGATACGGCACGCTGTCGTGCGAGGCCTCGCCGGCACCGACCTACGAGGGCGACTGGCGCGACGATGCATGGCACGGCCGCGGCACGCTCAAGGCACGCGACGGCATCAAGACGTTCGAGGGGCGCTTTGTGCGCGGCCGGCCCCGCGGCCGAGGCGTTCTCTACCTGCGCGACGGCCTGCGCGTCGAGGCGTCGTGGCACGCCTTGCCCGACGGGACCGTCGCGCCGCGCCACATTGGCCATGTTGTGTATGCCAACGGAGATCGCGTCCTGTGCGACTGGGGACGATCAAAGGCCGGCAGCGACGTGTGTGGTTCAGTCACCGTGCGCGGCTTCCGGTTCGCTGACGACGACAACGCACTGGCGCCCGCGCATAAAAAGGCCAGAGACGATTCGGGCGTGGCCGTGTTTGCCGGGCGCGAGGTGGGGACCGAGTGGGGGCCGTGGCCGACCGAGTGCGCCGACGAGCCGACCATTGTCGACGTGCGCACGACGCTGGGTTTGCTCCCGGCACAGAGCGGCGGCGACCCGGGCTTTTGCAGGCAGGCATGGCGGGTGATCTTGCCCGTGGTCTTTTGGCCGCCAACGCGCCACCCGCTCGAGCCGCTCTTTGCGCGCTACGTCGACGAGGACCGCATAGGGTGGCGTGGATGCCGCACGCGGGCGCCGCGGCCAGCAGACCCACCCGACCCGTGCGCTCTGTGAGGTCGCACGCGGCCGGCCGCCTCGGGCTTTTTTCTTTCGCTGTTTTTTTACATGAGGGACAAAGGCCGCGCGCTCAATTTGGTCGCACAAAGAAAGCGCCGGGCAAAGGCGACCTTTTTATTCTCAAAAAAAAATGAAACACGGTCGTCTTTCGCCCTTCTTCTTTCATTTTTTTCTTCGTGCGCCCTCGGGCTGGCGCACAATACAGACGATTTTTTTCTTGATGAAAAAAACCTACAATGGCCACGAAAGAACAGCCAACCACACCACACACGTACAGGCAAAAAAAAGGAAAAGGACGCCACAAGAGAGGTCCTGTGGGCGCGTAAACCTGTGCCGGCTTTTGTTGCCACCGACGACACAGCGCAACCGTTTTTTTGCTCTGGTCTTCTTCTCCCTTTTTCGCCCATCCTTATCGAGACGTGCATCTGGTATTGGTCGGGCGTGTCGGTTCTACCATCGCATTGCAACCCCCACCAACGGCGTGCTGTCTTACGGTGGCCTAGGAGTGAGGCACGTAACAAAAAAAAGATGCGGTTCGTGGTTTCGTCAACAAGCCTCAGAGGCAGCCTGCGCTGCGCCTCCTGCACGCGCAATACACAGACACACACCCGCGCGCACACACAGACTGTGCCTTTTTGATCAGTTTTCGGCAAGACACACTAGACGAGACCGCAAGCCCTCAGAGGAAAAAAAAGGACAAGAGCGAAAAGAGAGAGAAGAAACAAAAAGCGCACACATCGGGTCGCCGCTGCGGCGACGGCAGGCGCCTTTTTCGGTCGTCGGCCGGTGGCTGTGGGCCTTTTTTGTCTCGCGGAATCGTCGCCGCGTGTGCGTGCACACATACACACGCGCACAAGGAGCACGCGCCAGAGCGCGATGGTGCTGACAGGATCGGCAGCGGCTTCGACCAAGAGCAAGCCCGCGACGCGCACGAGCGATGCGGTAAGATTTGACTGGCTCGTGGGCGAATACAGTCGTGCAACGCCGGTGCCCTCGGTAGAGGGCGCACAGGCGCCCGTTGACGCTCTCGATGACGATATCGAGGCCGAGTTGCAAGCGCTCCATCAGGCGCGCGGGACGCTGGGCATCGTGTGCCGTCGGGCGCGCCAGCGTCTGGCCGCGCCGGGCTTTGCGCCCGATCGCGCGCTCCAGAAGCGCACACTCGCCCAACTGGATCGATGGGCGTCTGCGCTCCAAGCGCGCGAGGCCTCGTTGGGAGCCGAATGGCGTCGACGATACCCGCTGCCCTGCCGCGTCGGTCCGTGGGGGCGCTTGCGCGCCCGTGTGGCGGGGTTCTGCAGACGAAGGCCCGTGCCTTCGGTCGACAACCTAGCCTGATGCACGCGCACACGCACAGACACACGCTGTATTTTCATTGTACACATCTTTTCTCTGTTATTCTCGCCCGACCCAACGGAAAGACCACGCCAAAAATTAAAATCTTTTTTTATAAAAGAAAAGAAGAGCCAACTACCGTGTGGCTGTTTTGCGCATGTCCTTTGGATCGCGATTGCTGGCACGGCCTTTGGCGCCTCTCACGTTGTCCCGGTGGTTTTTCCCCTCTTTTATCACTCGCACCGCCAACCGCGGCGCCACACACCACGACAAAAAAGAGACGAGGTCGGCAAAATACTTTTCTCTCTCTCTCTCTCTCTCGGTGTCGACCAACGAAAAACCCATTCCGGAGCAGAGGCAAAAAAAGAGGCAGGGCGTCGTCCGGGGGAGTGGTTGTATGCTCCCAAAAGGCCGGGTTTTCGTCGCGCGACCCATGCCACAAGGAAAAAAAAAGAACGCGAAAAAACGGTGCACGCGCCAGACAAAGGGCCAATAGAGAGGAGGCGCGGTAGAACAAGGGCAGCGGCTCGACGGCCAAACACAAAGACAAGGCGTCGCACCAAAAAAAAGCCCGACAGACGGCAGCGGCCACGCCGACCACAGACAAAAAAGTGTGCTGCACAGGCCGCCAGGAAAACAAGTCATAAAACAGAGAGAAAAGAGAGAAAAAAAAGAGAAAGGATGGCCGACTCAAACTGGAACGAGAACACGCCGCGGCCGTGGCACTCGATCATCGCCGCCGGCATGCGTGCCGCCGCGAGAGCATCGTTGGACTATGTGGCCCATCAGGACGAGACCGCCTCCTCCTCCTCCTCTTCTCCCAGAGGCGCTTGGTATGCGCATCACCTCGCGTGGCATACGGCCGTCGGACCGTGGGCTCACATCACCGTGGACGGCATCGATTTCGCTATCATGAGAGCAGATTGAACGTCCCCTGCTCCCGGCGGTGGTGGGGAATCTGCGGACACGCAAAAGAGTCTGGGATGATTGCGTGCACTCGCCCCAGCGGCCTGCGCGCGCGCCCGGAGTCTCTTTTTTTTAAACAAAAAACAGAACAAAAACAGAATGAAGAAGAAATAGGGCAGAAAAAAATGATTGTTGGAGGGAAAAGAAGGCTGTCAGTTGTCTCTTGTTCACGCGACTATTTGTACAGGAAGAAGGAATTATATATGTGCGCTCCAAATGCGAGAGAGAAGCCACGCACGTCCGGCCGTTTTTTTCGCCTCTCTCTTTTCTTTTTGGTTTCTGCAGCGCGGCCATCCCAACCAAGAAAGAGAGGGGCGCCCTTTTTGGCCACATTTGCCCAGCAACGAGAATGGTGAACGCGTGTTTCCATTGGCCACAGGATGAACGAACCGCACACGAGGCGCCTGTTTCGGCGATCTTGGTTACGCCGCGCGCGGCGGTCTGTGTGTTTGTTCCCTTTTCCTTTTCTTCTTTCAGACAACGACAGCGCCCACCCGTACCTGCCGCCGCACGCGTCGCCTTTTTCCCTTTTTTTTGTTTTGCCTCGTTGTATAAAAAAAAGGGTACAACGAGACAGCATCCTGCCTCCCGGCTCGCTCTCGAATTTTTACCCCACCGTCGCCTCCCCCCCCCCCTGCCACGTCATGACCGCCCACACGGCGCGCCGCCGGTCGCTGATCGTATTAATGATTGCGTGCGCCCTTGCGCTTTCTGCCGCCTGGCTGCCTCGGGGCGATGGTGCCCCCCGTCCGCTGGACAACGTCCCCGCTGCCGTGGTGCGCCTCTACCAGCCCGACGCCGCCTCCTACTGCTTTGCCGACAGGCGAATGCAGGGAGCCCCGCTCAGGTGCGTGGCCGCGGCCTATCTGACGGCCGCCGACATGCTCGCCTTTGGGCCGTTGACGACGACGCCGCAACGCGCCGTGCCTGCTCCCGTACCCATTGTTGACGCCGTCCAGCCGACCTATCTCTCTGTTGTCTCTGCGCTTGGCGCGGCCGACAATGATGGAAATGCCACCTCTTTAACTGCGGCGTTTGCGACCGAGCGCTCGTGCCGTCCCGATCCCGTCGACGGGCGCGTTCTCTGCGCGCCGGCCGACCCGACTGATGCGGCGGCGCCGTGGGTGGAACTGGTCCCAGCCGACGGTGCCGTCGCCTCGCGCCCCGGCGGCATCTATGCCATGGACGCCGTGGTCATCCGCTCTGCTCAGGCCAACGGAGGGTTGTGCGGCCTCGTCGACAATGCAGTTGTGTGCCCTGCCGCCAACGCCACCGTCTTTTTGGCCGTCTTTTGAAGCCGCACGATCAGCAACGACGAACAAACACGCGAGCCCATGAAATAAAGAAACTACTTTTTTGAACCGGCGACGATGTGTTTGTGGGTTCCCCCTCCGCCAAAGAGATCCGTGCCGCCGATGGCGCCGTACCCGCCCGCCATTCTTTTCACCAGCAAGCCAGCCCCAGCGTAGCAATGGAAAAAGGAAGAGAGAGAGAGAATCCAAATCTGGCGCCAGATTGACAGTGCGAGGTCGGTCGTCGGCACCTTCTTGGTTTTTCTTTTTCCTTTTTCATCAACAACAAATGGCTCCCTTGTGGCAGGTGACCGTTGTCTCTCTTTGTGTTTGGCTTCTTTCTTTTCTTTTCTTTAAAAAAAAGAGGGAAAACGTTCGCTCGGGGATCGGCGGCCTCCTCTGTGGGGTCGGCCCCTGCGGTTGGCCTCGCCCTCCGGGCGCCTTTTCTATTTTGACCGGGCTTTCGTCTAGAGGTCCTTTACGTTCGCCTGGCCCTCTGCAGGCCAAAGAAAGTCGCGCGCATACAATGACCGTCCGTGTGTGCGGGGGTCACGAGCCGAGTGCGACCCGTGCGGCGCTCGATGCCAATGTAGCAGCCTCAAAGGCCGTGGCCCTCGTCAGCGCCTTGATGCCCACACCCAAAAGGCACGCGGCGTCCCAAAAGGGAGGCGCGAGCGCGTCCAACGCCGAGGCCACGGGCCGGCCAGCAGCCTCATCGGCCTCGTCCCGGTCGATGAGACCGGCGAGCGCGCAGCGGATGGCGCGCGCCGCCGACACCACGGCCGCATCGGCACCGCCGGCCCCATGTCGCCGTCGGTTGTTGTCGAGCGCATGCGCCAGTTCGAACGCGGTCCACACGGCGCGCCCTCGATCGGCGGCGCGCGCCAGAGCGCCCGGCGCCAGGCGCACCACACGCATGGCATAGGTCGCGGCGCCGGCGGCCATGATGGCGCGCCTGAGCCGCGAGGGCTGGCCGACGAACGTGGCCTCGGTGGCGCGCGTGTCACCGGGACCAGCAGCGCCGGTAAAGGCCATGGCGAGCGGGGCACCGGACCACACGCCCCCGCCCGCGCCCACACCCGGAAGCGGCGTGACGGACGGCGTGCGCCCGGGGTCGGCCAGCACCATGCGCGCAGCTGCGCGCGGCGTGGCGGTGGGTTCGTCGACGAGTATAAAGAGCGTCAGGTCGCGCTCGGCGTCGCGGCCGCACCATATCACGTGCGGCACGGTGCGCATATCATAGGCCACGCTGTCGGGCGTGCGACCGACCCCGAGGCGTCGGTCGAGGTCGACAGCGAGCCATTCGAGCACGGCATCGGCACGATTCACATCGGTACGCTCGACAAGCGGCGACGGCATAATGGAACCCTGTCGCTCGTCGTCGCGCGGAGCGACGAGACCGGGCGGAGGCCGACACGGCGAGCGCTCGTTGAGGTATCGCGCCACGGTCAGGGGCGTCGGGGGCCACCTCGCCAAACTCGCCCTCCAGTGGCGGGCGTCGTCGGGCGTCATGAGCGACGTAGCGCGACCGCCGCCAGCGAGCGAAGCCAGGCCGCGCCAGAAACGCGCGGCGCTCGCGACGAGCGCCTGACGCGACGGTCTCGCGTGTTGCGCACCCAAGAGGTCGCGCTCGATGACGCCCAAGAGAGCCAGTTGGTCAAGGTCGGCTGCGAGTGCGTCGCGTCGGTCGAGCGCGTAGAGCACGACCGCCGTGGCCATGTCGACGTAGGCGTCGACAGACAGTGAGTCGATGTCGGGCACATGCTGCCCACGGCGCTCTTGGAACAAACCCGCGTGCATCCTCTGGGCCGTATTCTTATTCGCGTTCCTTTTTTCTCCCTTATCTTCCTTTGCTCTCCTGCACGCGCACAACCACGCACGCGCGCCCACACGTGAGCAAGCGCCGAAACGATAGTGGAAGATGGTGTCGCGACAGCATGCCACAGACAGAAAGGCAACGAACGCAGACGGCCACAGCAACATGATGTGGTCTTGTCCGACGGCCAGAACCGGCGCCTCTTGTGCCTCTTGATTTTATCTCTCTTGTTGTGGCCGCCGTGTCGGCGGTGGCAATGATCATCTTTCTTTTGAAGAAAAAAAAAGAAGGTGAGGGGGAGATTACCTCGACCAAGGAGACGGGAGACGCCACAGACGATGTCGGCGCGGGGCGGCTGCAGCGTCGGTGTTTGACAAAGAGAAAAAGGAAAGAAAAAAAAGCGATAGAGGCTGTGGCGTGTGCGTGACCGGTCGGCGTGCGCCCCAGATTGTAGGCGGCCGGCGGAGGGCGCAAAGAGATGGGGGTGGTTCCAAAAGGCGGAAAAAAGAAGATAAAAAGGTGCTGTGCAGACAGACACAGATGTCGCCCTCTAGCGCTGGGACGGTGTGGTGGCTGTGCCGTTGCCGTGCAAGTGGTAAACAAGACGCCGTCGCGCTATCCCGTCACAGACACGACCGTGGCAGGGAACAAGGGCAACCACCATTGACGCGTGATAGGCTGCGATATTTTCGTTCCGGTTGCACCGCATAATACACAAAGACCCGATTGGTATAACGAAATGCTGACGGGAATGTTTTAAAAAAGGCAAACCACCTGCCTCTGTAAAATCCGAGACATGGTCTTGGCAGCGCTTTTATTGCGTTGACCTTGCTGGGCGCGATTGCTCTCGTGCGTGCGCCCCCGGTCGTCGTCTGTGTTTGCGCGTGCCATAAACGACAGAGAGAAAAAAAAGAGAAGGAAATCCTCAAATTGCAGAGGCCAGAGCAACACACACCCACATTGGCCGTGGCCTTTGGTGGGGGGTCTCATCCGGTGTGGTGGCCGGCGCGCCAGAAGGGGGCGCGCGTGCGCCCGAATAAACGACCGACCGCCAATCGCTGTGCCGCGTCGGACCACGCCGCAGGGCGAAAAAAACCATGGGGCGAGCACGCCCATGACAACGCGCGCTCCGTCTTTGTGTCCACCCGACGTCAGAGAAGAAGAGAGACAGAGAAACGCGCCGTGCGCTCTTTGTCGATTTTTCTTTTTCTATTGCTTTCATCGGTGTCACTGCCATCGCCGGGCGCCTCGCGGTTGTCCCCGCTTTTTTTTTCTTGCAACTTTGGCAGACAAGCGCGCTGCGCAACCTCTTGCCCGGACCATCTCCTTCTTTCATTCTTTTTTTTTCTCCGGCTTTGTTTACTTTGTTCTTTTGCCTTTGTCGTCAACGCTGCGCATGATGTCCACGCCGACCGCCACAAGGACGAGGCCCTTTGTAGGGGATGCGCGAGGTCCGTCGCTGGGGGACGGCGACGCGGACGAGGACTGGGCGCCCCCGACCGCGCCGCGCAAGCCGATCTTGAGCATTTCTCTGGACACACGCCGCGGCGCCGGCCATCGTCGGCACTGCCACGTGAGCGTATCGGCGTCGGCTCCACTGTTGACGCCACCGTCATCAACAACAACAACGGCTGTGAACCGCTATGCAGCGGCGCGAACCCCGCACAGACCGTCCACGCGCAATGGGGCCGGGTCCCGGCGACAGCAGGGCATGTGGGTGAAGAAAGAGAGGTCGTGCGACGACGACGTTAGGAGCGAGCCGCCCCAGGAGACCGCCCCGGACGACAGCGTCGCCGCCCTCGCTGCGGCCATTGTCGACACACTTGTACGCAGACCGTCCGATAGGGACGCCAGGCGACATGTCGCTCGCGCCGATAAGGCCCATGCACATACGGTTGCCGTGACCGTCTGTGACGCCGATGTGGCCACGGCGACGCCGGAGCCGGCGCTCGTTAACGATGCGCAAGACAGCGGCGCCAGCGATGGTGACAACGACCGCACCAAAGGGACTGCCTTGCATCCGACTGACCATAACGACGGTGAGCGCGAGGACAAATTCGGCGCCGCCGACCAACACGCCGAGCCACGTAGGATCGATGGCGCAGGCGTATCGACCAAAACTACAAGCAATAGAGTGGTGCATCGGTATAGCCGCGCGCCGTCGAGCACCAACGTGCTCGCGAGGCCCGAAGAACGTCGGCGATTTGCGAGCGCCCTCATCGCCGCTCTAGTCGAACGGCCCTACGGCCTCACCTTTGCCGAGGTGGCGAGACTCGCTACGCGTCTCTCGGGCGTGCGCTGCACGGGACAGGACGCGCGCCTCCTGATTCGAGACATCCCGCGCGATACCGTTGTCGTGCGCCGCATGATGACGCCATGGTTCGTGCCACGCGTGGCCGTGGCTCTGGACACGCGCATCGCGCTGGAGCGCGTCGTGGCCCCCGCCGTCGCCCACGTGCTCTATACGTGCGGCAACGGCATCGACCTCCAACGGTTGGACGTGACCGTGTTTGCACGCACCGGGACGTCGCTGCGCGTGCACGCCGTCAACTACGCCAGCGGGGGCATGCGCAACGTGCTCTCTTTTGTGCCGCAGGTGGTGGGTCGTATCGAAAAGATTGCCCAGCGCGTCGTCGTGTATCCGACGGGCCACACGCGCGCCATGGCCCTCTTTGCGCCTCTCGACGACCGGGACGACGGCGATGACCCGGACGCGGCGGCCGAGAGCAGGCCCGCCGCTAGCGACGACGACACGCGCGTGTCGCGTGCCGCTCGATGCGAGGTGACGCTGGCGAGGACCATCGAAACGGCGGCAAACGCCTGCGCCGAGGTGATCGCCGCCGCGCTAGAGTCGCACACCGACGCGGCCGTGGCCATTGACTGTCGCGGACCCATAGGCGGGCGTCAGGCCCGCGGCCCCCCTGTGGGCATGCTGCAGATGGCGGCTCTGGCGCCCGCCGCCATCGACCTGGAGAGGCGCGAGCACGCACCGCCGCCGCCTTTGCAAAAGGTCTACCAGTTTGACATGGTGGCCTTGCACGCCGAGTGGATGGAGTGGCGGGAATCGGGGGGTCCGGTCGACGGCCCGCCCACCTTTTTCCACGCCATCGGCATCGCCGACCTGCTCGCCGACAGCCGGCTCGTCAAGGTGGTGTTTGACTCGCGCCCAATGTCGCAGACCTTTTGGCGCTGCGCGTCGTGCCCCATGACGAGGGTGTTTGATATGCGCCTGGCCACGCTGGCGCTGGGCGTCGGTGTCGCCGTGCCGTGGTCAGACAACGACACGCTGGCGTCGATGGGCACCGTCATCGACGCCGACATGCACGAACTCGACGCCATGGTGGGGACGGACGCATGGGCGTGGCACCGGCGTCCCCTCCCGCTGAGAGCACGCGGCGCCGCGGCGCGCCAGGTCGTCGCGCTGGGCCGCGCCTACCAGAAGGCCGTGGCCATGCACGAAGAGACGCGGTCGGACGCTGCACCGTCATCGGTCGACGGCGAGCCACGCGCCCCCGTGACCGTCTCCTAAGCGCGAGGCTTTGGGCCACGTCCGTTGCTCCCCCCCCCATCGCTTTTTTCAAAAGAGAAAAAAGAAAAAAGGGGGCGTAGGATGGCCAATCGCACACACACCCATGTCCGCAATCTTTCAAATGTCAAGAGGGGCAAACCAAAGACACAAGAACTTTGGAAAAAAAAAGAAAGTCAAAAGGCGTCCCAAAAGTGTCCATGGCCTCTTGTCTTGTTTGATCGAGTATTGCCGACATACAAAGAGCGAGACCGGTGCTTGCGGGTATTAACCGGTCATACTTGACTAACTGGCTACTTCGTTTTCGGCTAATAGTCGATTAACTGCGACTTTAGTCGATACCGGTGGGAATCGAACCCGCGGACCGCAAACTAAAAAATGCACAAAAGGTGCGCGTTGTTATTCGTGTAAAAATGACGTCACGCCTTCATCCACAAATACTACTATTCCTTCAACCCGCCCCGCATCTTTTTAACCGGCGTGCGCTTTGAGTTGTTAGATCTTGACAAGAAAAAAGGAGCATCTTTGTCTTGCGCCCAAACATGGACCTTCACACGAGAGGAAGAGGGAGAGGCCTTCGTCGTCGCGCGAGCGCCTACGCAAACGCCCGCCACACCTCACACAAGGTAAGCATATCATTGCACTAGAATCTGTTCATCGATTAACGTTGTGGGGCCTGTAGGAGTCAGAACCCAACCCAGAAAAGCCGGCCAAGACGGACGACTGTGCCACTAAAGCCAACATGGACACAGCCTCTCACAGCGCCGATGTGGAGGCACGGCTGGTGCCCCCCAAAAGAAAAATTGATGATGCGGATTTCAAGCCCGATGCGAGGCCCGATGCGAGCGACACCGATAGCGACAGCACCGACGACGCCAGCGAGGTCGAATTCGATGATGACATGATACAGCAATTGGTCCAACTGGCCGCTGAAGCGACCAAAGAGAAGACTGTTTGGAGGTACCAGGATGGCATCTACGTCGAAGTGCCCAACATGTCCTATAAACCTTGAGGGGCAATGCAACCTATTTTTTTGTTCATTTTTAAATAATGCGACACATGATATCAGGCAACTTATCCCGTCCTGACCTTCTTTTTCCTGGCTGCTCTCTTGTGCGAATCCGATGTCTTGTGGTCGCCGACAGTCGTCACAAGTATGTGATGGTAAGGAGGAGTGCACTGGCCGCTGGCACGCCAATCCCTGCCGCTGGATGAGCAGCAAAAGCCGTGCTTTCGTGCGCCTCTGATCCAGATCCATCTTGATGGATCATTGAAATCTCTTTCCACCGTCTCCTGAAGACCGCCCAATCTTAGATCTTCAAGGGCCTTTCGTGCTTTCGCTGTCCACTCTACAATGCGGGTCAGATCTCCCGGTTGACGATTCATCGCGCAGCAGCCAGGTCCAGCGATCGAGTAAAATATTTTTCGCACACTATCTCTTGCCACGACGTTGGTTTTTGTGCCGTGTATGTGCTGATGCCCAGTTTCAATGATTTATCCCGACATTTCTGTTGCAAATTGTGCGTTAAAATACGTTGGGACTTCCCGCTCGGCCCAGTTTGTCTTCTACACAATTGTGTAAAGTTGCACCCGTCTCCGGGATAAACCAGGAAAGGGCTTTGTTGGAAAGGTTGGTGGAGTAATGATACTTTATTTGTTTAGCCAATGCGTCCGGCGACCAGGAGGTAGATGAGGACGGCGATGGCGGCAGTGAGGAGAATCATGCCGGTGAACCACCAGCAGAGGCGGGTGCGTTGTTGTTAGCGGTAGAGGCAGGCTTCGCAGCAGGTGGACCACTGGTCGGGAGCCCTAACCCCCGGCGACATGAGAGCACCGGGGGTGGAGTAGCGGGTCTTGTGGACCAAGCAGAGGAACTTGCCGCAGCGGGTGCACTTGTCGTTGGCCGCGTGGCTGCACCCCTTCTAGAGCGTCGGCTTGGCCGCCCGGAGTGTTGCTAGTTGTCGCCTTGACCTTGAGGTTGCCAGCGAGCGCCCAGTAGGGTCTGCCTTCGACGTCGGCCCATGGCGTGTAGGAGTCTGTGACGACAAACATTTTAAAGGTGTTAGCCACCGATCAACAACTCAAAAACAAAGGGAAGAGACGTACAGCGGCCTTGGGTCTTGAGACGGAGCCAGCGGCGGCCGGCCTGGGCACGGTGTTCATCGGCATTGATGATTTGTTGCGGTTCGAAAGTGCCACCGCCGTCCCCTTGACGTCGTTGGCTTTGTCATAGGCGCAGGCCCCCGAGGCGATGCATTGGTACGAGGAGGACATCGAATGGCTGAACAATGTGACGATTTGAGAGGGGGGATGTGCGAATGGCTGCACATCCGCATCGATTTAACCGCAGGACTGGAAGCCCCCACCAATTGGTCATCTCACAGAAGAAATTCGTCCCATCTTTCAGATCTGCAGGGGCACTATTTTTGCCCTTGGCTACACCATCAGCGATGCACCTAATGCACGGTGGCCTCATCGATCGCCGCTGACTTGCATTAAAAAGCCAAAAGGGAAACCGTGCCAAATAAATTGGAAAATACAAGAGAAATAAAAAGTGACAGACACGCGGCGAAGAAGAGGGCTATGTGACGGCAGCGCCATCTTTTGGGCACCCACGTAAGTTGTGAGCGCTGTGTTGACGCATTGTGCTGGCAATCGCGTGGCGTGCAGCCGGGCTTTGCGCCTCACAAGGCTTTCGTCAGCCACGTGGGACATTGTCCCGTTCTTTGTCGCGGCGAGGCGTGAGTGCGTGCAAAAGTGTGTATTTTGGGTGAACTTGGTCGATGAGAGGCCAACATTAAACGCGGTCATACTGAGCCCTCTTTGCGCAATGGCGTCTGGCAACGACCAGGATGGCCGCCCCGATGATGACTCCGACGCACGAGCCGCCAACGATCAAGAGGATCTGAGTCGTGGTGAGGCCATCGTCGGACGATGCAGGGTTACATATCCCCGGCGTCGCTGAGCAAGTCGTTCCCACCAGGCAGCAGGCGTACCCACTGCCTTCCCACTGCGGACAGCAGACCACCTGCGGGCAGCAAGACTCTCCGCTGTCACAGCATGGGATGTCATTGACGTGGCCTCCTCCGGATGCGCTGGTGTTTCCTGTCGTCAGCACAAGCGTCAGAAAGATCATTCGGAACGGTCCGTTCCACCTGCGAAAGACGTGCTTACCAGTGCTCGGTCTCACCGCCCCCATGGAATAGCCGCCTGTCGACGGCCTACAGCAAAAGCACACACAGACCCACGTTGAGTAAATCAGCAAGGCGAGCGAACAGAACCAAGGGCCGTACCAGGGGCAACAAATGAGGACGCATAACAAGTAGAGATTGAGCAGGTTCATCTCGGGCAAATCGTGGCGGCAGTAAAGAGTGGCGAGGTTGCACCCCCTTCACCTCCTTTGTGTCCGCGAGGAGTTTCGATTCTCCAATCGGACCGACAGAGTGCGATCTTCATGCGAGTATCCTCTTCGGGGCGGGATTATTCTGGGTCGAAGCCATCTCGTTGCCATCTTCTCCTGATTTTGTTCAGGTGCATGGTTCCATCGCCCCGCATCGGACGCACCCAACACACGGCCTCGCGGATGCGCTTGGGGATGGGAAGAAAATCAAATGTGAAAAAATCAACATCACATTTGTCAACAGCACGAATTTGCCAAGGGGGGGGCGAGGACATAAAACCCTGCTTTGCTTGTTGTGCTGTCATCGCCCACCATGGCTTTCCAGTGCAACTTCCCGCTCACGCTCTCCGTTCTTCTTCTGTCAATGTGCCTCGCACTGCCGACGGCTTTTGGTACTTGCCGCTCTCTGCCGCTCCTGCCTTTTTGTTTTCTTCTTCTCTCAGCAACGTCTTTTATTTTTCTCCTGTAAGGCCAGTGCAATTCGTACCAAGGGGCCTGTGGCCCTATCGCATCGTATTCTGTGAGATTCACCAGGGAGCAGTACCCGATCAGGGACCAGGCCTTCCTCTTCGCATTCAACGCCACGGGCGCGCAGGCGGCCTCCAACTGCGGCATCATCTTCTTTGCCAATGATATGGCCGAGGTGCCGCAGGACCTCTGCCAGGACAACTATGGTCGCATCGTCAAACATCTCCCTGCGTCGGCCCTCCAGGCGGTCCTCACCACCCTCCAGTCCACCTCCAACGACAACTACCTCAAGTGGGACTCCTACAACAATGTCGCCTACTACGACAGCATCGCATCTCAAGGCGCGGCCGCAGGCTCGGTGCTTACTGTGTGATACTTGTTCACGCTCACGAGTTGGTGTGAATTTAATGAATCTGCCGCCAGATTAAAAAATCTTTTCATTGAATTGTCGACGTTTATGTGTCCAATGACAATCAATCCTCCAAAATGCGGAGTCACGGAGGATTTAAAAGAATAAAGGCATGGGACATTCTATCCTATTAGAATAAAGGCATGGGACGGCTAAGTCCGTAAAACTATGTCCAATCGCAATCAAATGTTGTGTACCAATCAGAATCATAATTTTGTCCAACATTCTCCTAATTGGTCGGCACTCAGAATAAAGGCTCATCCTGCGGTTTTCACATCGACAACATAATGGCCTCTGCGTTACGCATCATCCACTACGTCGTAGTCACCTACGATGACATTACCAACAAAGACATCAATCCAGGAAATTCAGTTGCTGACTGTCTACGCTCTCAATACGCACTAGAGTATGTAGCCATTCTCGAAGGAGACATCGACGCCGACGATGCGTACGACGATTTTCTCTATGCCGTCGACAAGTGCATAGCCTGGTCCTCTGCGTCCGAGGAAGATTGGGAGGAATACGTTGCCAATCACGCTGGAGGCACACGCGACGACTATGCGACCGTGGTACTATCGGACGCCGTTCTTCAAGAAGACCCATGGCGGTTTGACGTCGACAATACCGCTCAAGCGAACGCCCACTTCCAAGGCGTCGATGTTGTATGTCGCGTTTTTACCTTGGAATAAAGTGCCGCATCGTGCCAATGCAATCTATCACCTTTAGATGAGCAATTAGAACAACCCGACGGAATGGAGGCAACATGTCCCCGCTCTGAGCCAATCCTTGACCACCCACACACGGCGCGCCGACAACCGCAAATTCTTGCGAGGACGCTGACGCTTGATGACTTGGGCAAGTCGCGCTCCCGCCATGAATCATGGGTCCATGAAGGCGCGATTACTTCGACCGCGTTGATACCGATTGATAACTTGAACTTGGTTGTGTCGTGACCCGGAGTCGGGGTCTGGCAGCAGGCGCCACACTTGCACGCCCACTAATTGATACCCAAACCTTGAACCAATCTTTAATTTTTAATAAATCTGGCGCCAGATTTGAAAATCATTTTTATTTCCCTTAGTTGGGAAGATGAGCGTGATTGCACGAGATAAAGGCGAGGAGGGCGGCGGTCTTGTCGGAGAGGGAACAGCGCCTCTTGTTGATGATCCAGCCGCACTTGGAGAAGACGCGCTCAGAGGGAACCGAGGTGCAGGTGATCGAGAGGTACCGACGGGCGAGGGCGGCGAGGCGCGGGAACTTGGCCTTGTGCTGTTTCCACCAGGTGAGGGGGTCGAGCATGGTGGGCGTGTCTCCTCCCGTGACATGGTCCTCAAAGGCCGGGGATAACGACTTGCGCTGGTACCGTTCTACCTCGTCAAGCGCATCGCCGCCGACTGACCGAGTGGGCGGCGCCTGACCGGCTCTTCCAAAGAGGCGGTTCATCTTGGCCGCATACGACGTGTCCTGTTCGGTCTCGTCGACGTCATCGGATGGCGCGTCGGTGCCTGTTCGGTGTGGCCTTAGCACCCTCGACAAGGCGTGAGAGGGCCTCGATGGCGCGCCTGACGCAGAGGTCCCGGCCTTCGGCGTCGTGGATAAAGGCAAAGTCCTTGAAGCGGGGGTCGAGGTAGACGGCGAGGAGCATGGTCTCAGAGGCGTTGACGTTGATCATGTCCCAGCGGATGTCGATGTTCTTCGACAGGTTCTCCTTAAAGGCCTCGATCTCCGGACCGTCGGCGGGCACGACCTTGAGGTGCTTGGGATGGCCCCCATGATGATGGGCATGACCGCCCCCATGGTCGGGTGCTTCTCGTGCGACAGAAACTCGGTGGCATCCTGGAACGGTTCGAGAACGTCGGCAATCTTTTTGATCAGCGACCACTGCGCCGATGTCAGGTCGTCCGCGACAGGCTTGCGCAGGCCGTGAAGGGTGCCCAGGCAGGCCGACACTGCCGGCCTCGATGCCGTCAGCCGCCGAAGCATCTCATACGTCGAGCCCCACCGGGTCTTGTTGTCCAACTTTAGAGGTCTCTTGGGCAGGCCTAGGTCGGCCTGGCGGTCTTCAAGGGCGCGTCGGGCGATGGCCGAGGCCTTGAAAGTACGGCAAACGGCCTTGGCTGCCTTGACGACGTCCTTGATGCCAGGAGTCTTCTTAAGGGTCAAGCGAACGCAGAGGTTGATGACGTGGGCCAGGCAGTAGACCCACTCGATCTTGAGGTGAGTCCACGCTCGACGTGGTCCGCAGAGCCAGGCAGTTGTTGACAACGAACCGGGCCACCAGCATGTCGGCCTGCTTGGCGTTGAACCGGTGGTCGTCATCGGTCTCGTAGATCTCGTGCTCGCGCTCCAAGTGGTACTTGAGTGATGTCGTCGAAGTCGTCATTCCAAACTCTCGCTCGCAGTGGTCGCACACTCGCACTCCTTCCTCGGTGATGTGGAATGCCTCCCATACCGGGCTCGTACGCTTCCTCGGCCTCCGCTTGAACGGTCGCATCTCATTGGCCTCCTCATCCTCCTCGCCTTCTTCCTGTTGGTCCTCGTGTCTCGCCGCAGTCGCCATCCCTATTAACCGAAGATTTTTGCTCCTGTTTTCAACCTCCTGCCGACCAATCAGCGTAAAGTGTCCTTATTGGTTAAGAATGGGCCAATGGAAACATCGCTGTGCCCATTGGACGGCAATAAATTCATTTTTAATTCATTTATTATCCCGGATTTTACCCTGTTTGTTACACTTCCGAAGTTCCGGGTTCGAATCCCACCCCATATCGACTTAACCGCGCTAAACCGACTGACTAAGGCCCTTAGCCGACCATTAGTCAACTAACCATAAGCAAGCACTGAGCGAGACGCGACGGCCCTTTTTCGCGCGCGCCCAACACATGCCAGAGCAGAGACCGCAAACACCATTTGGGCGGGGGGGGGGACGCTCCTTTACTTTTTCCTATCGTGAATCCCTCTTCCTCTGCGCCTTTTTTTTTCAGATTCTGTGGATTGCATTTTGGACGGCACTAGGGGGACGGGTCCCCGCCGCATGCCTTGTGTGTTTTTCTTTTTCCTCTGCCGGGGGTCCGCATGCTTTGTCGGCGCTCGCCGCGCGTGCGGCCCCCCTTCCCGCTCCAGACTTTGTCCCGTCTCTTTATGGCCGGTGCGCCCAGAAAAATCCAAAAAAATCAAAGACGGCCCGGCAGGCGGAAAAACATACCCATTGTCGACATTCGGGCGTGCTCTTTTGGATTCGGGCCTTCACCTTCGCCGCCTTTTCGCGCAACCTGTCACGCAACAAGAAAAGACGAACCCACCAAAGAGAAAGAAAAAAGGCGACCCTGTGTGCCTTGTTTTTCTTCTCCCCAATCTGCGGCACACCACACCGCACCGCACCGACAATAGCAACAACACCAACATCGGATGGCGCTGGAAAGAGAGCCACTCAGGCAAAAGAGCAACGGTGGTCGTTGGGCCATGGTCGCGACCGCGACGGGGCTCTTTTGTCTGGGTCTGATCCTCGTCGGCGCACAGCCGCCACGCACTGGCATATGCCGCGTCGTGGCGCGCCGTGTCGTTGCTGAAAAGACAGACGACGCCGACCGGCGTTCCTATCTCGCCGCCGTGGCGGTGGTGCCCGTCGGTAATGATAACGACCACGGCGCCTCTTTCGGCCCCCATGATAATGGCATTGGCATTGATATCGATGTCGATGATGATGATGACGATGACGACGATGAGGTCCAAAGGCCCACCGCACATGTATCGGCCTCGTGGGTTGACGCCATGGAATTGGGCGCGCTCTGGCATCGATGGCGGCCAGGCACAGAGGTGCCATGCACCAACGGCAAAGGCGCCATATCGATTCTCGCGACACCCGACACGCCGCGCACAGAACGTTCCGACGCAGGAGAAGGGCCGCGCATCGCGGCGTTGTGCGCCGCGGCGGCCGCGCTGGCCCTCGTGTTGGGATGCGGCATCGTCGCGTGCGCGTGCAAGACCACGTGGTGCATCCAACACTGCCGGCCGCGGCGTGCTGCGCACACCCACGGCTCCCTATGGGGCGGTGATGACGACGCGCGCCACGGACACCGCCTCGTCGATTCCGTCTTTGGTTAGGGTACCGCGCTACCAGCGGCAAGTCGATACGCACCAGACGAGCCCGCTCGCGCAAAAGTACCCCCCCTCCCCATTGGGCTGCCGGGTTGGCGCCCATTCAAAAAAAAAATACAAAAAGAGAGAGACCCATGCCACCGGCGGCGGCGTGTTTGTCTATCTTTTTTTTTCTTGGCGTGCGCACCGAGACCCACCGTGCTCCTTTTTTTGCACAATTCTCCTTACAAAAGACAGAGACGCGCATAAAAACGCTGCTCCCCCGTCCTTTTTTCTCCACGCCTTTTTTGTGAAGAGACCACATGGCTCTGTCTTTTGGGGCGGAAAAGAAGCCATGAACAAAAAGCGCCATGCGACTGTCCAAAAACAGCCGTCTCTGTGTCGTGGCTCTCGTTTATTTATTTTTGTGCGTTTTTTCCGCGACGATTATTCATTCTCGGGGCAAGAGATCTCGTTGCTGTTCCTCTTGCTGTTCCTGTTCTTGTTCAGAGAGCCATCGGGCGATGTCGGCGGTGGCGTGGTGCATGACGATGGGCATAAAAGCCTCGACAATGGCCTCGGCAATGTCCGGCCCATTCTCCTTTTGGATATCGCGCTCGACCTCGCGCTTGACAGATGCCACCGAAGGCGCCTTTGTTGTTGCCTCGCCGGTCGGGTCCTCGCGCATGTGCTGCACGGCTTTTTGATAGACGGCCGGCAGGGCAAAGCTGCTCCCCAGCCTGGCCAGGTAGGCCATGAGCGAGTCGGCGTCGTAGGCCGCTAGAGGCGGTCGCCTCTCGCCGTGTCGCTCTTTAAACGCAGAGGTGACGTGCTTGAACTGGATGTGCTTGTGGGCCTTGGACCGCGCATGCCACGCGGCACTGTGCTTGACGACGACGCCTTCGATCACGTTGCCGCCGAGACATGACTCGATCTCGCCGGCTTCGATGCGCGCCACGATCTCTAGCACCTTGGGCGTCGGATCGCGGTTGTCCGGGTCCTCGTTGGCGTAGAGGACCTGCACGCACTGGATACCGAGACGCGCGCACTCGACCTCTGTCGCGGCTCGGTCCAGATGGCGCTCGCCGTCATAGATCCCATAGCAGATCCAAAACTTGAGGGGCGTGCCCGCGTACGCCACGACGTTGTGGCGACGCTTGCACACGGCCTCGCCGTGGTAGGTGTAGACCGGGTTGAGCCGGTCGGCGAGACGCGTGATGGCTCGGACGGCGTTGGCGTAGCACCAGTTGCCGAGGGCCTCGCTGGCGATCACCTTGGAGCGGTTACGAAATTCTACCGCGTCGCCCTGGCGCTGAAAGGACAGCTGGCTGCCGTCGATCTTCTCCTCGATGAACCAGCGGTAGTTGGCGACGCCGTCCGGATCGGTCTGCGCCCACTGGGGAGACGCTTTCTGCGTGTTGAGATGCGGGATGGAAGGGTGAAACATGGCCCGGCGGTGCGCGCGCGCGTGCTTTTCTCTTGTGTTGTTCGCGTACGAGGTCCGACTTTGTCCTGTGCGCTGCGCTGTGGGCTGGGTCTTGTTTTTTTACGCAAGCTGATGTAGGTCTTTTATGCAAAAGAGAGAGAGACCGGGGAAAACAATGCTGCGACCAATCCGAAGCATCGGGCTACCGAAAAAAGGCCGGTGCGCCAGTCACTTTTTTTGGACATAAATTTGCGCGCCTTTTTCTGTGTCTGCTTGCGCCGTCAAACCGCGCTGGTGCCGTATCGAGAGCGGGTTGCCCGACAAGAAACACTGTCCGTGTCCACCGCGCGACGATCTTGTGGCCCAAAGAGCGCAAAGAAGGACAAGAAAAAAAAGACGTATTACATTTGCGCGCCTTTCATTACACGGTGGGCGGATAAAAGGCCCGCGCAGTGGTTGCGTACATTGGCCAATCACATTCGGCCGACTGGCCGCTTTGTTTTTTTTTCAACGGATGATCAGTCAACGGCGACTTTGGTAGGCGACAGAGGCAAGAATCGCACCACCCGCCAGTGCCGAGGTACAATTTAATCCACCGAGAAATTGGCGTGAAGCCCGCGCTCTACCAAACGGAAAAGGGTCCGCGCCCTTTTCCTCGATATCGCTCGTCCTCTTTGCGCGTCTAAAACAACGAGCACGCCGCAACCATAGACTGCTCCACCACACACGGCATTGGTGAGACGTACTTTGGCCGCGGTTCGATCACCCTGTAAAAAAAGCGTCGCCAGGCGTACGCACGACGTTGTTACAGAGGCGCATCTATTGCAACTATCAAAAAAGACCCACCGCCGCCACCGCCCCTACTGCCCCAACGGTCGTCTGCTGCGGGATAGACAAACCCTGGCTACAATGGACTTTGGCCCGATCTGGTGCATAGACACGACCACGTGCTCTGTCTGTTAGGTACTCATCCTAATCGGGCCTCTGTTTGCATTCCCGGCAGGCAGCACTTTGGGGGCGCAGAGAGGACGCCCTTGAAGGAAAAACAGGTGCCCGTGATGCAAGCGGCCGAGCCGCAAGCCCAACCGAGCGAGACCAAGCTGGAAAAATGGTGCGGCCGTTGCTTTCACATAAAAATGGACTATCTCTCTTCGTACCCGCGTGCTAATCATCACAAAAACACACATATAGGCGAGACGTCGAATTGCGCTATTCGGGTGATGTCGACATAGTCGTTGTCTACATGACGCGTGCCGCGCCGGGACTTATCGCCGAAAGCGTCCCCCTGGACTATGACGAAGCCGACCTCTTCATGGACGTCGATGACCAAAACCGAGTAGTCGCAATCGAATTTCTAGACGCTTCGCAGATCTTTGCGTGCCATTTTTTCGATGACGCGCTGACTCTGGACGACAAAGAGTACCCTCTGCGTCCCTCGGCAATTTCCTGCCCATTCTTTTTTTTCTGACTACGCCCACGTCTCCTTGGCAGGCCACTCTGCATGGGTTGCTCGTGCGATGTATCGAGCGACGAATTGCTGCTTTCGTTTGTGGAGACGCGCCGTCTCGGACAGAAAGAGCACCGGCTGGAGACGGACGTTATCGCCTTGGTCGACGCGCGCAATCGCATCACCGGCATCCGTTTTACCCGTGCTTCCGAGGTGATATCTAAGGTCGATTGACTATGCTGAAATGCACGCGGACCAGGCCCACGCTCAGATTTGAAGCCGACCATTGGGGATTCAAAATCCTGCCATGCGCCGACCAAACCACGACCTAGCCGGTCGACCGAGGCCTTTTACCGACCACCGGCCGCCTTATCATGGGCAAGCACCGGGGCGGTGGCGGTAGCGGTTTGTCGCCCTTTTCTCATGATCTGAAGGGCAAAAAAAGAGGGAATAGAAATACGAGAAAAGACCCACATCAAAAAAAAAAGAGAGGGAATCTGTGGTTCAGTCCATGTTTGTACAGAGGGCAAGGATCAAGGGCACAATGACCGCAATGACCACGCAATAGGCCTTGGCCAGCGCCCAGCCGATGGGCGGCCACTCCTCGGGACCGGGCTCAGCGCCGTCGGTGCCATCGAGCGTTAGCCGATAAACAAAGGGTCCCAACGCGGCGGCGTCGATGTGGCGCGCCGCGGCGCCCGCCGTGACCATCTTGCCCAGGATTTCGCAGCAGCGCGGCGTGATCGGCCACTCGGACCCGGAGGCGCCATGGATCGTCCTCATGTCGAGCATGACGGGCGACCGCACCGCCGCTTCCTGACGAGCGACATCGAGCGCGCGATTGAGTGTGTCTCCCCAGAGGGCGCTCGCGCGAGGTCCGATCGCGACGACACCATCTGCGAGAGGACGCGCGTAAACAACCTCGCGGCAGTCATCGAGAATGTCGAGCGCCAGGCGCACAAACGCTGCGTCATCGTCGGCTCCTGAAGGAGCCTCGCGCGATGCCTCGGTGAGCACATTTGGCGCGGTGCTTTTATCCGGCGGCCGCGCCACCGACGGGTCGCCCCGATCCACGGCGCAGAGCACATGCATCTTCCAGCGCGTCTCTCGGTCTTGCGGCGTACCGGGGACGGACGTCGCCGTCGCCATTGCACGTTTTTCCCCGACGTCCGAGGGGCGTTTTCTCTTGTCGGGGCGGCGCTTTCGCGCCGTCACCCACGCCCGTGTCCTCTTGCGGCAAGCCCGCAACATTGCTCGCGGTCCTTGTCTCCCTTTTTTTCCAGTCCTTTTTCTGCAGAGGCGCGCCCGCTCCTTTTTTTGGTTGCGCGGCGTCCCTCTTCTTCTTTTTTCCTTTCTTTCCCTTTTTTTGGTCGCGCCAATGCAAAAGGCCTTTTGTCTGGTGGCGCCGTGGTTGGGCCGGGCTGGCGCTGGTAGGCGTGCGCGGTGGACAATGGGAGGAAAAGGACGCGCCTACCGAAAAAAAGTGGGCAATATTGGCGTCGAAAAAAGGCGAGGCGACTGCCTACAGCCAATCATCGCCCTTCCAAAAAGGGCGAAAAAAATGAAAATGCGTGTCTATTGTGCTGGTGGGCGCCGCGCGCTAATGGTGCGATGCCCATTTGATCGGGTCATTTTTGTCGCCTTCTTTAGTCTCTCTTTGATCTGGGCTGTGGGTTTTGGTCGCTGCCCAACGGGCGGACGTATACATGCGGCTCCGATGGCACTTGGGAAAGAAAAAAACGGTGCCCATGAGGTCCGGTGGTTGGAATAGGGCTCGCTTCGCGCCTGCCTATTCTATTGGCGTCGACTTGCGCCGGGGAAAAAAGCAGACCTGTGCGCGCCAACGGCATCTTGCATCTTTTTCCCTTGCGGAGACGCCTCGCCCCTCTCTTTTCTTTGTCGACGGCGGCACCACAACATCGCGCTAGCGATCACACTCGACCATCGACGCACGCCACACAAGAGGCGGTGAACAAAAAAAACAAGGAGACAAAAGGACAGAGAGGGAAAAAAAAGAGAAAACATGTCTGGACAGACCATAGGGTGCGATGAGCAAGTGGTCGACCGCGCAGTGGCGCGTCTGATTGATGCGGGTGCACACGTCATCGATCTCACCGATCTTTACGCCCTCGGCGTCTCGTCGACGGTCGCGCCGATCGACCTCTTGCAGTCGATCGAGCGCGTGGGCGCATCGCGCAGTGTCGAGATGGCGGGCTTGGCCACATGCGGCGGCCGGCGTTTTGCCATCGAACGCGTCGACCCCGCAACGGCCGATTTTACCACGCGTTTCGACGATGCCATTCGGCGCCGGCTGCAGGCACGCGCCACGTCGCTGGGAGCCACGAGCATCCCAGAGCGCTATTACGGCACCCGGACCGAGAGGCACGCCATGGCCGACCACTTTGATCGCGCCATTTATGCGCACTGCCAAGCGCTGGGCTGTCGCGTGGCCATGGTGCTCGAAATGATACCTCCCATCTACCGCATCGCCTACGGTCAACCGACCCCGCGCGCACGCCGCACGCCCGAACCCCCTGCCGACGACGACGGCGACCGTAGCATGGACATGTGCGACGACTGAATTTGCACCGTGCAGCAGGAGGGGAATACGCGGACGACACGCAGCGTCTCGCGTACGCCTCGTCTTGCATCTGGTTTTTCTTTTATTTTTTTTTGACAAAAACAACAAAGGTCGCCACGAAGAACGTCTGTCGTCTTCTTCCCTTTTTCTTTCGTCTATTGTGTCCTCATTGGGTGATGTGCGCGGTCTAGGGCGACGGCACCAAAGCACCGATAGCACACCCCTGCTGGTCGTGCGCCTCGTCGTGCGCTTGGTGCTCCTCGTGGGCGACCCAAAGGCCGCGGATGCCTCGAATGGCTCGCGCCAGGTGCTGCCTAAACAGCGCCTGGTCGTCGACGACGCACTCGCGCAAAGCCAGCGCGGACTTGGAGTCGCAACTTGCGGTCGGCGTGACAAAGGCGTCGGCCAGCGGGGCCATGTCGCGTCCGTAGATTACGACGCACATGCGCACGACGCTGTGCGCGTTCAAGGCGTCGATCAGCGCGGCCACGGTCGACCGCACGGCCGAGAGCGCGTCGATGGCGCGCTCTGCGGGACGCGACGGCAGCATGGAGAGCCACAGATCTCGATGCTTGTCGACCACGGCGAGCACCACGCCGAGATCGTCAGAAACGACAGACTCTTGCGATGAGAGCACAACGGGCGCCGTCGAGGACACGATGCCATAGTGCCGTGCCAAATAACCGTCGGACGGGTCGGCGCGCACAAAGGGCGACACGCGCGAGAAGCCCCCGAACGCGACCGTCTCGGTGCCTGGTTCGTTCCCGTCTTTTGCCGGCTCGGGCGGTGGCGCCAGATCCATGGACGATGGAGGAGCGGGCGAGAAACACAACGGCGACAAAAAAGGCCTCGGCTGTGATGGCCCCGATGATGATGATGGCGATACTGTTTGTGATTTTGACATCGAGGACATTGAGGAGATTGATGACGGTGATGATGATGGCGAAAGCATCGCGCGCGCCGGGTCGCGTGCCAAATGCGCAAGTCCAAAGAGCGAAATCAATCCTAAAAAAGATCGCACCTTGCCTCTTCTTTTTTTTCTCCACTTTGTGCGTTGCGTTTTTCACTCGGCAACGAGACGCCAGGAGGGCAAGGCGTCTGTGCCGGATGCCTGTTTGCCGCCCCGTTTGGTGCCCTCGCGGTGTAGGCATGTTTGGATGCGCCAGGACGGCACTCCTAAAAAAAAGGAGTGAATCCCATCGGGGGCGCGCTGTTGTGGGCGCAGCGGCGAACGCCATGGGACAACACGACAGAAAACCCGCATTGTGTAAAGAGCCTTTGGCGTATCTATAGAAAACAGACGCGCGTCCCGCATCGCAAAAAAAACCACAGAAAAAAGAAGATCCCTTGTTTAGAGAATCGCCTTTTGCAAAAGAAGGAGGCCAGAGCGCAAGCGAAAAGGAACGGTCGTGCAGGAGCAAAAAAAGCATCGCGAAAAAAAAAGAGTGAAGCAAGGGGATCAGCGCCATTGGTTGTTGGGTGGGCCTTGATTTTTTTCTTGCGCAGCGAGGAGGGGCGCCCTTCTTCCGTGCCTCCTCGATGCGCATGGAGGGGCCTCGCCCAAATGGGAGGAAAAAGTAGAGGGAGAGAAACTGTTCCGGGTCGCGCTCCATATTGGGTTGGGCGGGCCAAAATAGGGGCATGGATAAACATAGCCCGCCTCTTTTTTTTCGTCATCGTCCGCCACGACAAAGGCGCGCCGCCACCGCAACGGAGGGGGTCCGCAGCGCGACCAACACAAGGAATCCCGAAAGAGCCACAAAGAACAACAAACGACCCTCGATTGCTTTTCTTTTCTCAAAACAAAAGGGGGAGAAAAAAGACGACGACGACGGACACAAGAGAGTTTGTTTCCGTGCACATGGAGAGGACGGCGAGATGAGGATGCTGGCGATCACTCGCGCAGGTCGGGACCCCACACACTGTTGATCTCCTCGGGCTTGAAATTGAGCGCCACGAGTCCCCTGAGCGTGGTCTCGTCGAGCGGGGCGGGCGCGCTCACCGGTCGGCCGCTTCTGAGGGCGTCAATGGCGTCGTCCACGGTCTTTTCTCCCACGGGGCACATGAAGCGTGAGAATTCGCCCAGGACGTCGCGGTGGGTCTGGTAGCGTTCGAGCGGCAGGCCCGAGCGCTGCGTCTCGTTGGCCGTGCGCGAGAAGAAGCGATCGAGGCCCACGCCGCACAGGGGCTCCGGGTACAGCGGGTTGCCGTCGACGCGCCCCTTGATCGACCGTGCCGGTTGCGGCGTGTAGACCGTGGCGTCGTCGTTGGGTCCGCCGATGTTGGCCAGCAGCGGCACGATCGACCCGGCGTTGATGGCGCGGTATTCGGTGCGGTTCAGCGCCGGCCTGTAGCCGGCCGGCCTCCTCTGGCGCACGTAGGGAATGTCCTGGCCGCCCGCCAGCGCCGAGTCGGCCGACACCGCGCCGCCGAGCACGTCGGCCGCCTTTTGGCCCACGGTGCGCGCGCGCGTGCCGCGGTGCGCCACGCGTCCGGCGATTTGGTAGAGGTCAGAGAGGACGTCGTCGTCCTCCTTGAAGATCTCGTGGAGGAGGATGTCGCGGCCGCCCAGCGTGTCGCGCAGCTGCTCAAAGCGCTCAAAGTTGGCCGGGCGCGCGAGCATGGTCGACCGCCGCCCTTCGGGGTCCGGATGCTCGAGCATGTAGGCCACGGCGGGCTTGAGTTCCGACAGGGGCATGGTCGCGATGGTGCCGCGGATCATGCCCGTGCTCATGTACTGCGGCTCCTTGGTCATGCCCGAACGGTACGTGAAGGCGTACTTGGGCGTGTCGCTCTGGAGGCGGGTGCCGGCAAACTTGCGCACAAACGGGTGGATGGCGTTGGCGTTGGCGCGTGCAGACGCACGGCGCGATGACGGCGCGGGCGACACCAGAGGCAGGAACGTCTGGCGCGGCCCGCGTGCCCTCTTGGTCTCGCCGCCTTCGCCGTCACTGCCGTCGCTTTGGATGGCATCGGCGTCGATCCGCATATCCCCATCGTCGTACGCGGCGGCCTGGTCGTCGGCAAAGGTCACTCGCGCGCCACGTCGCCTCCCGACGTTGCCGCTCGCCGCGTTGTTGTTGATCAAAAACGCCATCTCTCTCTCTATCTTCCTTTTTCTCTCTTTCTTTGTTTATGTGCGTTTGTGTACGTGTGTCTCTTGTCTGATGGCCCGCACAAAGGGGAGAGCAGCCACCTCTCTTTTCTTCAAATAGGGGGAAAGTCAAAAAGGGTCAGACCGCCTGTGCGCTTTCCCTTGGTGCGCGCGTCAATCGGCCGCCGCGCCGCACGACCCGACGGCACAGGCGGGCCGCTGTGCCGGACACCGCGCACGTCCTTCTACTGTTGCGCGCGCACCGTCCAATACTTGACAAACTGGCGCCCTTTTCCCCACTTGCTTCTTTCTCATACGGGCCTTCAAAAAGGAGGGGGGAGTGCAAGAGGCACAGGCAAAACTTGTCCGACTTTCAATGCGCGACCGTGCGCGCCTGTTCCTTGTTTGCCTTGCGTCCGCTCAGAGTGTTTCTTTTCCTTTTCTTTTCTGATGAAAATGTATGCCTGTGCGGGTGCCGTTTTAAGGGGAAAAGAAGGCGCCAATGAGGGGGAGCGGCAGCAGAAACAAAGCGATCACGGCGCGTCGATGCCCCACAAGAGGCGCACCCACGCGCGGCACGCCGACCAGTCGGGATACGACGACGCCATGTGGTCTAAATAGGCCAACGCATCATCAAGCGATGGGGACAGACCCGATGCGCCAAATGCAATCCGTGGCCAGATAAAGCAGTCGAGCGGCGGCGTGTCGTTGCCAAAAGGTCGTGCGTAGCAGAATGCGCCCTGTGCGCGCCACGTCCACGATTTGTGTTCGATGGCATTGTCGGCGGCGTTGTGAGGCGAGTGCCGCCTCCGGGGCGCCACCTCCCAGCCGAGGTCACTCTTTATCATCATATGTCCGTCGCCGCTTCGAAAGGAGCGTACGAGCAACCGCGGCCAGCTGGCCTCGTAGGCATCATCGTAGATCCAGTCGCATTCAAAGCAATCGCCGCGCGGCAGCGTCAGGGTCATATGTTTGCACAGCACGGTGGCGCTCGGAGTGGTCCGGTACAAGCACCAGTGATTAGATGCGAAGCGCGTGCCGTCGACCGTATGAAACGTGCCGTCGCGCAACACCCCATAGCCGATAATGTCCATGGCCATGGTGCCCTCGCACACGGGGCGTCCCGATCGACTGTAGAAACAGCCGCGCACGGGGTTGCCGTCCGCGATGTCGCCGACAAAGGCCAGCGAGCGATCCTCGCGCCGCACCACGCACGCTCCGCTCAACTCGCCAAGAGCCGGGGCCATGTAGGCCGTCGTTGATCTTAGGTCGCGGATGCCAAACCCGGCGCGTCCGCCGCCGTGAATGGGCACGCTCAGCCACATCGCGTCCACCACAGCGCCACACTCGGTGTCGTTGTCGGCATCCTTGTCGTCGCTGTCGGTTGCCGCGTGGCCGACCGCCAAATGGCGCTTGGAGAGTGCGACGAATCGATCATCGCGTGGCACGTGCACGTAAGATCGCTCGCTGTAGGGATCACCGTCTCTGTCGTCGCTGTCAGCGTCGGACCACCATGCACGCGTATACTCGTGTCTCCCTGCGTACCACTCGCCCGTGGCGCATTCGAGCGACCCCGTGGCAACCACGGTGCCACTGCCGTGCACAACATAATACACGCCGTCGGCGCCAATACCGCCATAGACGTGTTGCTCGCAGACGCGTTGTGATTTGTCGTCGTCGCCGTCGTTGGTTAGATCGTCTCGAGTCTTGGCGAGCAACTCGACGCAACATGCGTCGTCGGTCGATTGGGCAACGAGGTCGCCACGGTACGTCCACGGCCCGTCCGTGCCGTCCTTGGGGACGACAATGCGCCCAACTACAGTAGCGTGGTCGGGACCAAAAGGTCGCGGAGGCGACAGGTTCGATACGTAGGCCCAACGCGGTCCCTTGTCGGCCAAGACAGACGGCCAATGATGGGGGCACGCGAGGGACACGCGGCGACCGGTCAAGGTGGCGATCGCGTCCGAAAAGTCCCTCTCGTTGTCATCTTCATCATCGGGCGCAGTGCGCTTGGTCGTGTCCATAAGCGCGTCGATACGATGCGCACTATGGGCGTAAAAGTCGATCGACGACTCGTCCACTGCACGGCCCATACGCCAGAGGCACACCCCGCCGTCATCATCGCAATCGTCGCCAGCACTGACATGGCCGTCGGCGCTGCCGCCGTCGTCGTGGTGCTGTTGAACACACGGCGGAAAATCACGCTTGTAAAACAGGCTCCAGAGTGCAGGATCGGCGGCCAGGCACGATAGACGGCGGCATGTGGTGGCGAGGCGGGCCACGGACCCCAGCGTACAGTGACGCAATATGTGCAAAACGGTTTCATCGGGGAGACGCCCAAACAGGCAGTCCGAGCGGACACGCCTTTGCTTGGCGTCCCGTCCAGGCGCGGCAACGCCGACCTTACCGCCATTTATCAAGCGCGCATCCTCGGACCGTTTTCGCTTTTCCATGCCCTGCCTGTCCTTGGGTCTTTTTCGTGGCGGACTCGGGAAAAAAAAGAGTCGAGAAGAAAGAGTCGAGGAGAAAAAAAAAGAGTCGAGCGGCGTGCGAATGTCTGTTTATCGCCAGCCCTCTTTTTCTTTTGCCACACTTGCTTGGGGCGGATTGCAGTCGTCGCCCAGAGTTCTCTTTAATGCCTTTATTTTTGTTTGTGGCGGCGCCTTTAACGAATAAAAATCCACCAGCGGCCTGGCGCCTTAGTTTATCTGGCCTTGCCTCGAGCCGACCGAGTGGACGCTCGCAACAAAAAGGCCGACGCCTCGCGATGGGCAAAAGCGATAGGCGAAAAAGCCTGGCCCGCTAGGTGCCGAAATGGTCGTCATTGGTCAATGGCGGCGCGATTCTTTTTTTTAGGAATTAGCAAACGGATCGATTCGGGACCACTTTTGCAGTTTCTAGGCGCGCATGCACGAAAGCAAGCATAATCCCATGGGCAACAATGACAAAAAGCGGGGCGCGCCGACAAGGGCACGCCGTCGGCTCTGTCCGCGAGCGCGCGCGTCGCTCTTTGCCGACTGCGTCTATGATGCGGCCGAGCGCGCCGCGGTCGACATGAATGTGTCGCGCCACGCACTCAAGATCAAGATCGTGTCGGACACGGCCCTTTCGTCGTGTGAAACGGCAGCAAAGGCCTATTACGACCAGTCGTTCATACGCGTGAGACATGGCCCAGCGCCTATGGTCGGCGTGCCCTCCGTTGACGCCCTGCTTTATCACGAGATGGGCCATCTCGTCGACCGCACTGGACACCGCCTGCTCGCGGCTTTGCGTGTGATCGTGGACGTCGCCGCCGTCGCCCTCGCCATGGTCACCTGGACCTCGTCTGTATTCTTGTGCGACGCGGCACTTTCAACACTCGGCATCGGCATCACACCCACGCGCACCAACGCCCACATCGCACTCGTCGCGGTCATGGGGTGGTGGGCATGCGTCTGCTGGTTCATGATGCAGTGGTGTCCCGAGCGCGGGATTTGGCGGCGCCTGGGTATGCGCGTTTCGCACAGGATGGAGATAACTGCCAACCGCCTGGCTGTCGATGCCCTCCTGACAAGGCGGGGCGACGACGGCATAAAGGCCGTCGCGAGCATGCTCATCAACTTGCGCAGAGGCGCCGATCGAGGACGCAAAATCACTCGCGGCCATCCGCCCGCGCGAGTCGGGTTGCACGCCCTGCTCGACCACCTCCAGACCGCACATCGTATCCGGGCCGTCTTTGGGTGGACCGACAAACGGGCAGGCAAGCGCACATTGTCTCTGTACCGAGATGATCGCTCCTTTTGCGACGCCGTTTTTACTACGGCAAGGACCACCCGCCGGTATCGTCGACGGGCACGCTATTCCGACGCCCTCTGACTCGCCATGTACCACAGGCTCGTGTCGTCGAGTCCCTCGGGCGTCGCTGCAATTGATTCGTGGCCTTTTATCCCATGCCATTCAAAAAAAAATAATTGTTTGAAGAAACTAGAGAGAGAAGAGCCCGCCCGTGCCTCTTGCGCAGAGGCGTCTGCGCTCGCCCTTGTGTCGGGCTTTTCCCTCCTTCTTTAGCTGTCTTCTTTTTTTGCCCGTGCGTTGGGGCGCCATCTTTTTTAATCTAGCGCTAAAGTGCGGCCGTGCGCCTCAAGCGCCGTCTCGGAGGGATGCAAGCAGTAAGGTATTCAGAGCACAAAGGCACCCAATACTTTTGAAAAAAAGTTTTTTAATCTTTGTTCCACTTTGTGCTGCGGCCAACGCCCGTGAATGCAAAGGCCCCATGTATTGTGTATGCTCCGGGTGTCCCTAGTTGTGCGCTGGGACAGCGAGGCGCTTGTGGATAAGGAGGGGGGAAGCACAATGCGGTAAAATACATTAGCACCGTGAAAGTGCCGCGATCGACACGAGACCGCCCGGCCGCCGCAGCCCCATCTGACAAGCACGATAAAAAAGAGAGGAAAAAAATAAAGAACGGAAGTCTAGACTGTTTCAATACGACTATTTTCCTTTATTTTTTTCCCTTGTTGCACGTGCCCTTTTGTTTTTTTTCCATTGGAGCAGGCCGCGATGGCCCTTTTGTCGACCTTAGAAAAGAGCCAGCGCGCGTTCCCTTTTTCTTTCCTCTGGGTCTCGCCCGGCGTCGCCCACCACCGTCGCGCACTCGCGTACGCCCAAACCTCGCCGCCAAAGAGCAAGCGTCCCTGCCCCGCCGCGCGCACCCTCCTTTTCTCTTTTCTTTTGGTCTCTGGTTTTCGCCTCCCTTTTGCCCGCTCGGCGACTCGCTCCAGAGACTTTTCCGTGCCCTTTTTTCTCCCTTGCGTCGCGTGCTCTGTCGTTGTGCGAAAAATACCATGTTGGCTACGTCGGCCGAGGCATCCGCCGACCCCTATGTGCGACTGAGCGGCATCGTCGAAGAATCCCTCCCGGCGCTTTTGAGTGCTGCCACCGAGCCACGCGTCGTCGAAGGCGCCCTCGGCGCCCCCGACGTGCCATACGTCGACACCGAGTGGCCGGCCGAGGAGGAGCGCCTCTTGCGGCGATACAACCTCCTGACACGATTCGCGGGTCTCCTTCACCCGTCGGCGCCCATCACGCCTGCGGGCGTGGCTGCTGCCGTGAGGCTGGCTGACCCCGTGACGGGCACGCTCATCGTCCCCGCCGCGTGGGCTGACGCTGCGCGCCGCGCCGCCGACGCGTACGACATGCGGGCGGCGCGCGGCGACCTGGTGCGTGGCGTGCTCGACTATGCTCAGCGCCTCCAGGACGACGCACGCGGCGCGCTTGATCGTCTCAACGCGCGATACAACGCTGTGCGGAGTGCGTCTGTATTGGCGCCCGCGACAAGGGTGCCCATCGCTGTATCTCCCCGCCCATCGCCCACGCTGCAGGCTCTGCCATCACAGCAACCACCGGCGCCATCTGCGCCGCCATCGCAGCAGTCACCGGCGCCCTCATCGTCGGTATTGGGCCGACGCCTTCGGTCGCAGGTGGCCGTCGCTCCGGCCGTGTCACGCCGCCCGACGGGGTGGAGTGCCGCCCTCCAACGCCTCCTCCCCACTGCGCGCCCGACGCCACTCGGCTCGTTCCCTCCGGCGCCCACCGAGACCCAGCAGCAGACTATCCTGCAGCAGCAGCAGCAACCATCTGCCCAAGAGGGAGAGGAAGAGCAGGAACCTTTGGTGATCAAGCGTCGACGGCGCCGGGCGCCGCCTTCGGGCGAGGTCGGGCCACTCGCAGAGCCAACCACACAAATAACCGGCCGACCCTATGCCGACGATGTGCTCAACGCGCTTCTCGGAGCAGAGGAAGAGGCGCTTTTGTCTCCCTATCCTGCGGCGGTCGCGCAAACAACGAGCCCGGCGCTTGTCGGCCAGTGGAACTTGGCGTCGGCATTGTCGGCAGCCGCGCGCATGCCTGCGGCGTCCGGATCGCCCGAATACCTCGTCTCGTCGGCGCGGCGCATCCCGAGTCCACTAGAATCCGTCGGCGAGACGCCGTCTGCGCGCGCCGAGGGCGGTATCGAGTGGCCGGTCGACGCCTATATCCAGGTCGTGGCGCCCGACGTGTTTCGGCGGCAGATCGACGTCCCGATCCTTGAAACCGAAGCACGACGCGCCCGATCCCTGGCCGACGCTCTGCGGACCGAGTCGGTGGCGAGCACGGCGGGTGCGGTGGACGGCATGGCCGACCCCGGTGCCGCTCTCGATCGCGCCGATTACCTCGACGGCCTCGCGACCTATCTCCAAGCGGCTCGGCGTGAGACGCGTCGTGCGCGCGAACCCTTTGAGGCCGCCTACTGGTACCGGGTGGTGGCCGCCGGCGGTTCGGGACCCCTGGGCCTGCCCACCGAGACCGCGCCCTTGTCTGCGGCGGCAGCCATCCACGGCCCCTACGCTACGTCCGAAGACGCCATGGCCGACGCCGCAGCAGTCGGGTTTGATGCCGACGCAGCCATCGCTGACGCGGCGCTCGCCTGGGCCATATCTGCTCTTGGCAGCGCGACCCAAAACACTGGAACGGTCTCTACGATCTTCCAGGTGAGGCGCCCGGCAAGGGGCGATCCCATAGCACCGCGTCAGTTGGCGGCCCGCGCCGACCCGAGCGTCGAGCGCTGGGCCGTGGCCGTCGCGGTGCCGCGTCGCGATCAAGCCTCACCGTACGAGGGTGCCTTCACGGTGCTCGCGTGGGACCGCGCTGTGGGCGGTCGTGCGCGTCGCACAGGCGTGCGCGACCTGTTTCCCAGTGCCGGTGGCCCGCCGTCTGCCGTCGTGGCGGTCTATGACGCACCCGATCCGGCGACGGCGGCGTCGGTCCAAGCCGATCTCGGTCGTACGATCAGAGGGGCGACACCATCGTCCGGCCTCGCACTCTCGAACGACGTGTCCGCCGCAGTCGACGCGCATTATCCGGGCGCCGCGGTCGACGTGACCACCAGCGCAGACGGATCAGAGGTGACTGTCACGGTGCGATTGCCCGTGCCCCTGGCCGACGCAGAGCAAGACCAACTATTGGCGCTAGCGCGTGCCGTATACGGCATCGCGGCGGCCGCGGGCGCGACCGGCGACAGCGGCCGGTCTCGCGTCATTGGCATCGACGGGGGCGAGGCGGCCATGCCGTCGCCGCCGTCGCTGGTCGGCACTTCGACCGATTGATTTTTTTGTCTGCGCCGTCGAGAGACCTCCCGTCCGACAAAAAAAAAGAGTAAAGAACCTTTCTCGTCTGTTTTTCTCTGCCGGTTCGCCTGTGTGCTCTTTTTTTCCGCGCCGAGTGTGTGTGTCGGATCTCGTAATGCCTTTTATTTGAGCATAGACAAGAGCCGAAACCACGAAAAAAAAGAGATTGTCATCATTTTTGCCATTGGCACCATGGCGTCAGAAGCCTGGAACAAAAAAATCGGGCTGTGTGGCGCGGTCTCGCGGCGGTGGCGCTGTGACCCTACCCGCAAGGTAGCGTCCTCTTTTTTTTCTTCTTGCACTATTTTTTTGCGATGTTTGTGCGGCGCACACAGCACGCGCGATACCACCGGCGGTGCGACCACGGCCTCTGTTCTTTTCGGCAGGCGAGCGTGAAAAATGCCGCCAGGCTGTTGCGCGACTAGGCCCGCCGTCTCTTTTCTTTGGGCCTTTTTTCTCTTCTGAAAAAAGCGAGAAGATGGGCAATGAAAAAGAAACGGTCGCGCCTTGCTGGTCGTTGTGCGTGTGCGCGCAGAGAGAAGAAAAGGCAACGGCCGCACTGCCGTGCGCACCCAGGCAATGCATCCTGTCCGCCAGGACGCGACCGCCCCTTTTTTTTGGTAGATGCGTGCGCGCACGCGCACCAACGTAAAAGGACACAAAGTTGAACGAAAACGGACGCCGGCAGTGCGCCCTTTCGGCCTGCGGAGGCCTCTATTTGCTGGCCCTACAGGAAACGGCATCGGCCGTCACGGCGAGCAGAGAAGAAGCCGACAACAACAACGACACCAACACAGAGCGAGCCAGGTCAAGAGACAGAGCAAGAAGAGAATAAGAAGAAAAAAACGCACGAGGCAGCACGCGCGATCTGGGATTCGAAGCGATGCGTCGTGCCTCGGTCTTGTCTTGCAAAGGCCCACCGTGTTGCGACGCACCGTCGGCGTGTCCGCGTTGCGTCGTGGTCGCGGTGCCTGGTCCTCCCGGCCCGCCGGGTCACTCGGGGATCGCGGGCGCCAGCGGCGCCCAAGGTCCGCCGGGCGCGACGGGCGTGGCCGGCGTCCAGGGTCCTCCGGGTCGCGCGGGTCCGGCCGGCCCGCCGGGAGCACCGGGAGCGCCCGGCAGCGTGGGTCCGGTGGGTCCGCCGGGAGCGTCTCCCGTGGCCCTGCCCACGGTCACCTTTCGCGCCATCAAGGCCAACACGCAGGGCGGGCTCGGGCCGGGTTCCACAACGGTGGTCAGTTTCCCTACAGAGATCTACGACCTACAGGACGGCGCTCCAGCCAATAATTATGACGCTTTGACATCGACGTTCACCGCGCCGTTGGACGGCGTCTACCGATTTGAGGTGCCCAATATCGTTTTGCGTGAATCGTTCACCAACAACATCATCCTCGCGCTGGTGAGCAACAGCGGCGCGCCTCCCATCGAGCGCTGGGTCGCGATCCCTGACATCCCCGGACTTGTGTTTGACTTTTTTTTCGGCGCGCTGTCGGGCGACTTTCTGCTCGCCGCCGGCCAGACGGTGCGCGTCGAGATCACCGTCGTCGGTCCCGGCACGGTGTCGTTTGTTGGTTCGACGTCGCCATTCTCTTTCACCGGTGCACTCGTGACCGAGACTGTATTGTGAAGAATCGCTCTTGCTGCTGTTTGGTGTCGTCGCCGTCCTTTCGGGACTCGCGCGTGCCCAAATGGCGTCGTGTGTTGCGCTTTTTGCCTCTGGCACATGAAATAAGCGGAAACACGCGCGCCTCTCTCTCTCTCCCATTTTATGGACGACACTAGTCCTCGCGGCGTATCCCGGTGCGGTCACACAGCGCCGCCCTCTCCCCTGAGGGACCCTGTTCAACATGAACAACGCACCCATCCCCAGAGGCAATCCCTGGCGCAGGTGATCGCGGTGAGGCGCTGCGCGCGCACCCAGCCGTGCTCGGCCGTGTCGATGGTCGGCGTGCCCGGTCCCGTCGGACTCGCGGGCGCACCAGGACCCAGCGGACCCCCAGGGCCTCGGGGAGCGCCTGGGACGAGCGGGGCATCGGGGCCTGCGGGCGTGGCCGGCCCACCCGGCCCGGCAGGCGTGCCTGGACCGCCCGGCCAAGTGGGCGCACAGGGTCCACAGGGACCGCCTGGACCCCCCGCCGTGAGCGTGGCTTTTCGTGCCGACGCCGACGCCGCCCAGCCGTTGACATCGGTCGTGCCGACAACCATCGCATACGCAGATGAGGTCTACGACCTGCAAAACGGCATCGCGGCCAACAACTACAACCCGGCAACATCGACTTTCACGGCCCCGCTCGCCGGTGTGTACCGGTTTGTGACCACGGCCAACGGGACGCACGTCGCCGGCGAACCGCTAGTCATTATCCGATTCCAGACGAGCCCCAGCCAGGACCTCTCCCAGGCGCAATTCACCGCCTTTGACGCGCCAGACATCTCGGACAATTTCGGCGCAACCGTCACCGGCGACTTTCAACTCGCGGCCGGGGCCACCGTGTCGGTGCAGGGCGCGCTGGGCCTGATCCCGGCCGACTTTACCCTCGCGCCCGCTGGCGTGGCCGCGCGCACCTTTTCCGGATCGCTCGTCGCCCTCGTGCCCTAGCGCAGGCGGACAACCCAAATGTCGGCCGCCATGCTTCGCACCAGGCATTCTGTTCCGCTCGCGTCGACCAAACCCGTCGGGCCGGTCGCTCGGCTGTTTGGAAAGAAAAAGGATTCCGGCGCACAGCGCCGTGCGGGGTGTCGGCGGCCACCGCGTGCCACCGCCACTCCTCGCAAAGGCGCTGCGCACACCCTAAAGGCAAAGCGGGACAATTGGCCAATGTCACTTTCTATATGGCAAGATCGTCGGCTCACCATCAAGCCGCACGCGACACTGTAAAAAGTGAGCGAGAAAGAGGGCAGGGAAGGGGAAAAAAGATGCAACACCCACGAGAGAATACGCCCGATGGCAGACGACCATCCAAGTCGGTCGGATTACAAAGAGAGAGAGAGAGAGAGAGAGAGGCGTTATCAAAAAAGCGGCGTCGCTGCTATCGCGCGGTTCTCGCATTGCGGACCACAAAGAAAAAAAAAGGCATACGGAGGCAGGGCCTCCATGGGAGGCCCGACGCGGGGAGGGGCGGGTAGCATGACTTTTCGCGCTCCACAACCATTTGGTCGTCCTTCGCATGTGCGCCGTTTGCGTCTTTTTTTTGTCTTTTTATTTTTTTTGACGGCGGCACAATGAAAAGGGCATCTGAGGCTGCCAAAGAATCGGGGGCGGCTATGTGCGCGCGTGTGCCGTTGCCGGCGGCCAGGAGGTGGTGCCAAAACCTCAACAAAAAAAAGATGGACGCTGACAAGGAAAACCGGGACCTAGCCGACAGGGAGAAAAGGGTTGTGGGCGCGGGTGAGGGATTGCCAGAGAGAAAGAAAAAAAAAGGAAGAGGCAACCGGGCGCGCTGGCGACCTAGCCAAGACTCAGAGAGGAAGAAAAGAAAAAAGAAAGAGGGAGCGGCGCTGCGCGTGCGTGCCGCCTGCGCTCGCCCCGCCCGCCTGTGGGGAAAAAAAGAAAAAGGCCGTCGCCGGTCGCAGGCGTCCCCCGCTAGGCAAAGGTGCGCTCCTGCAACACAGCGCCGGGCTGCTGGTGTTGCCCCGAAAGCGGGATCGGATTGAGTAACGAAAACCTCGCAGAGCCAACGAAAGGACAGGAGCGCTCTGGTGGGGTCCCGACGCAAACCGAGCGAGATGTCAACCCACTCATCGGCGTCCAACAACAATGGTGCGCTTCGGCGTCGCAGACGCGCCGGGGCTACGCGAGGCGCCCCACGGCCGCACGCCGCGGGCGCGCGCGGGACGATGGCCCTGATAGTGCTCCTAGCCGTCATCCTCGTCATGGTTGTGATCTACCTGGTGCGGCGCCTGGCCAATGTGGAGCGTACCGTCAAACGCACCCTAGGCGAGGTGCGCCACCAGGTGACGCCCGACGACCTGCACACGGCCTTTGGCCAGTGGGCCGAGGCCAACCCGGGCCAGGTCACCGCGGCGTGCGCGCCTTATATTGATCGCTCGGTGGCCGTCGCCGCAGACGTCATACGCGCTCGTGTCGTCGCCGCCGCCGCCGCGCGCGCACAGACCGATAATGCGCAGCAGCTTGCGTCGTCGTCGTCATCGTTTCCGCCCCCACAGCGTCCCGAACAGTCGACACCACGCGACAACACCGCCCAACCGCCCGTCGCCCAACAAGCACCGCCACCGCCTTCTCATGGCGGGGGACCCGTCGGCCAGCACGCCGATCCCCGTCGCCAACAATACCCGACACACCAAGGCCACCAACAATCGATGCCACAGGGGCGCCACCCACCTGGACACGTCCAGCACCACGGCCATCCCCAGGGCGCAGCGCCGTTCCAACCTCAAGGATCGCATCTGGACCAACACCGCGTGCCCCCTTTGCACGCACAGGGTCGTCATGCACCACCGCCGCCGCCACAACAGCACGTACACCAAGGCGCTCAGTCGCATGGCGTACAACCACGACCGGCGACCTTGCCAGTGTTTGCCTCGCCGCCTTCACGGTCTCTCGGTCATACGCAAAGTCTGCTCAACAGCGCCCAATCGTTCGCCTTGCCATATGGCGATGACGCCGTCCACCCGGTACCCGGCAAGCCGGCAGTGGCCTCGGTGTTTGCCACCAGACGCCCGAATGTGCGCTGCGAAGGAGACGTCTGTGTCGTCGTCGAAGACGCCGCGTTGTCGCACGCGGCCGATACGAGCGCCATCCCCCCGTTGCACCAGCACGGGGCACAGGAGCCACCCGCGTCGTCGCCGGCCGCCGCGCCCATGGTCGGTACTTTGCGGCCTGGCGGGTCGCCTTTCCGCGACCCTGTGTCGCCTCGGGCACAAACAACACGCGGGCCAGACGCTGGGGACGATGACGCGCTCGGCATCGGCGCTCGTCAAGAGCAGCGCACGGTGGCCGCGCCGTCTGGGGGTCGGCATGTGACTCTGTTTGACTCTCCCGCACCGCGCCCTCTGCAATCGCCATTGGATCGTGGCAACGACCGCGCTCCTGATGTGCAAGGTGCTGGCGGCCACGATGGTGATCTCAACAATCTCGACGATGCCGTGGACACCGACAACAACAACGACAACAACGACAATGATAGCGACCACAGGAACGATGGTGATATCACCAACGATGGCGTTGCGATTGTTGATGGTGTCGAGGGGCATGTGCGCAATAGCGACAGCGACATTGACCGTCATCGCCACACTGTCGAGATGATTGCGTCGACCCGGCCGCGCCACGATGGCGCCTCTAGTGCCGCCGCCGACCCTTGGTCGGTCCCCGACGAATCACGCTTCTTTATGGGGCGCGGCGACGAGAGCGACGACGACGAAGACCAACAAGACGACGAGCAAGAAGAAGAGGAAGACGATAAAGGTGATGGTCGCCGCCCTTTTGATGCCGACGCTGAGTATGCCTATGACGACCACGACGACCCGTACCGGGGTGACGCCATAGACAATGGCGGGAGCGCATGGTATGCTCGGCCGATTGTCTCTGCGCCGCTCTTTTTGGTCTTGCGCGCATCATCCGACAATGGCATTGCCGCGCCGTCTGGCGGCGCTCGTATCGTACCCCTCGACGATGATGACGATGATAACAACGATGATGATGACGCGGTAGATGGCGACGTCGATGATATGCCACACAACGGCAGTAAAATCGATACGAGCGATGACAGCACCGAATCATCGGACGCCGGCGATGACGTACCCGCCAATGCCGTCGGCGACGACGACGGAAGCAAGGATGGTCCTGACGATGCGATGACCGCTGATACCCACGGCTATGTTTATGACGCGGCTGGCGGTGATCTTGATAATCGCGATGGCGCCGTTGGTCGTGGTGATGGCCGCGATCATGGCGACAACGACGACGATGCGGCGCTCGATGTCCCCGACGATTCTCGCGTAACGGGTCATTCACCAATAGAGCAGCCCACCGTAAATGGCCAATGCCCCGACGAGATCTCGTGCGTGGTGGCGCATGACCGAGACGTGGTCGAGCCTTTGGAGGAAAGGCACGTACCGGCAGAGAGTGCGACCAACAGCGACGCGGCCGGTACCGAGGAGACGGACAAGGATGAACCGACAGACACAACGAGCGACAGCGTCTCTAGCGACGGCGAAGAGGCCGCGGCCCTTCAAGGCGACGAGGAAGGAGAGGATGGCACCGACGACAGCGAGACAGACGAATAGCGTGCCCGTGCAATGGCGCTGCCTTTGTTGTCGCGCCATCTTTTTTTGCGAAATGAAAAAAAAAAAGAAAAAAGGCACGATTTCTCCTGGGGATGGGTGGGGCCGTGTTTGGCGGGAGGGACTTGATTGCGATCGACAAAAAAAAAGAAGGAGAGGAAGCGAAATGCAAAGGGGACACAAAAAGGGACCCCCTTCGGACGCTGCCGAAAAGGGGGGACGCAAAAGGACGACAAGACCAAAGTGCGCCTTCTGGACTCCTCGGTGTCCCAAACAAGGAAAGGCACAAAAAAAGGACCAACGCGACGCCGCACAAAAATGTTTGTGGGACACGTCTCACGCCCCAGAAAAAGCATGGGGCCTATCCAGGCGTCGGGAGACGAGGTGCGTCTCTTGTCAATATTTTTCATACGCCGATGAGACGACAGACCGCGTGGCCCTTAAAGACGATGCATTTTTTCTCGGGGATTGTGCCCCCTCCCCCTCGCGGCTCGCTTTCCACAGCACCCTGTGGGGCGCCGAGTTTTTTTTCTTTGCCAATCCAAGAACGGGTCTGGGCGTGCCGTGGTTTTTGTGCGTGGACCTTTTGCTCACGCCGCACGGCAAACTTTTTCGTCCCCTTTGACCATTTTTTTTGCACCAGCGAGCAGAGACACTCCCAATCGCCGTGATGCGATTGGTCTGTGTGATGGGGCCGCATATGTGCCCACTCGCGTCGGCTCCACGCCCCGCGCCGTACTTAAACAAAAAGAAGAGAGAGAAAAAAGGAAAAAAGGATCATCAAAAAAGGGGCAACGCCATTTGGTTGTGTGCCGTTGTCAATCAAGGTACGTGTGGCGTCCCTCTCTTTTTTCCTTTTCAAAAAAAAAGCAATGTGCACGGACATGGTTTTTGAGGTGCCTGTGGTTTGCAATGGGCAACATCAAAATCAAAGAAAGAGAGACACAAGTAGGGCACACAGAGAGACAGAGTAAAAAAGAGACAGGCGTTGGGGGAAAAAAGTCTTTAAAAATGGACGCAGAGAGAGAGAGAGAGAGGAACAGGGGACGCTTTGCGTGTGATACTTGGGGACCGCGCCCTAGATCCGCGACGCGCTCGCGGCGCGCACAGATTCCACGACAACCACGTGGTCGTGCTCGTGGACGATGGCCGCTGCGCCGCTCCTGAGCAACTCGAATGCAGCCTGCCGGCAATCGGCAGCGCACACATAGATGCCGCTGCCGCCGCGCATAAGAGGCACCAGATTGGTCAGCGTATGTGCGCGCTGTACGTGCAAACGCCCAGTGCCGATATCGACGACCACGTCCACGCGATGCCATGGTATGGCGCTGGCGAGATCGCGCACCGACACGCGGCCGTCCGACGTCATGGGAGTGGCGCGCGCGGGCCACCTGACCACCGAACACCCGTGGCGTTCGATATTGCGCGCGTCTGGCGCCGACGATACGACCCACACGATGGCATCGGGTCCGAATCGACGCACCGCCGCCAGGGCCGATGAGGCGGTACCGTGTGAAAACACCACTATGCGCGGCGAGGCCTTGCCTGCGACGGCGCGCGATGCATGGGCGTCAAACGCGGCCACGGCATCGGCTGTCCATCCCGGCTCGTCGACGGGCGTCCACGTCCCATAAGTCGCCTCGACAGCAGTGGCTCTGTTTGCGCTTGGCGCCAAAGGCGACGCGCTCCCGGCAGCCTTTTGATGCACTGTCTTGTCGCCGCGGCGTGTCGCGCAGTCTTCAAGGCAAGACGCTGTTTGTTCGGTGCCCGATGGAGGTGCCGTCGTGTCTACGCCGTCTGGCGCCGGATGGGGTTCGTGGGTGCTGAACTCGTGAGCGACGTGTTTGCTTTCGTCGTCGACATTGTCTTTGGCGTGTGCGGGGGCAACCTGTGCGTGCCGACCCATGGTGTCGGCTTCGGTTTGGACGCACGCGACGGGCGACGTTGCCGTTTCAAGACCGACAGAGGCATGCACCTCGGCGTCACCTCCCTGATCCTGATCGATCGGCAACGGCGCATCGAGCCTCGATTCACCTTGTGTGGGCTCATGCGTGACGCAGATCCGGTCTGCGGCGCACGATCCTGGCGATGCGTTGGCGTCGACAATTTCGACGCCGTCGCCGGGCTTGATCGGGGACCCGTCGTTGGGCTCTGCGTCGCAGTGCGCGTGGGACGTTGTACCGCGTACGTCGTCACCGTCGTCGCGTTTGCTGTCATGAGACGCCGTCGTGGATACGGATTCGTCCAACACACTCGGGTCATCGACGATCACGCTGCGTTCAGCCGACGCGCTCGCCGCCGACCACACGCGCAATCGAGCAAAGAGATCGTATGCGCGTTGGACAGGCGCCGCATCGACGGGCACCGCAACGGGCTCCTTGCTTGTGGTCTCGCCCTGGAGTTTGCCGTCCTCATCGGCATTGCCATCAACAAGGGTGCTGCCGCCGTCATCAACAGAGTCTGTGTGGTGTGCTAGCGTCTCGGCTATGATCTCGGCGCCCCCGTCACCGCGGTCACCGCTGTCGGCGTCGGTGGTTGCGCTGGTGGACTCTGCGTCAGAGGGCGCGCCAGAGGGAGGCGCAACGGGCGCGGGGTCGACCGTCATGCGAATGGTCTTTAGCGTCGAAACATCGAAAAAACCCGATGTCTCGGGTCCGGCGGCATCGTGTGGCGTCTGCATGGTCGGTGCGGTGTGCGCCTGCGCGGGATCGCCTTTGCCGCCAACGTCGCCCCTTTTGGCGGCGCGCCCGGCGACTCGCTTCCTGTTCCGACCCATCAAAAGAGTTTTTTGCGCTTGCCTTTGTGGCTTCTCTTTCTTTTCTTCTCCTCTAAAGCGTTCAAAAAAAAGAGGAAACCGATTGTTTGGATCGCTGGTGTTTTCGTGAGATAGTCTTTTTTTGTCGCTGGCGCGCCCTTTGGTGTTTTGACGGCTCTCTTTGTTGTCTTTGCCTTTGGCGTCTGCGCCCGATCAACGGTGTGGGACGGGATCGCAAACAAAAGACACACGAAAAAGGCCGCCCCGCGAATTATCGGCAGCGTGTGGCTCTTTTTTTTTCAATCTCGTGCGGGTCGCGTCGTCTTTTTTTTCCTCTATCGACCGGTCCTTTGTCGCCCTTGGCGCTCTTGCGTCGCTGTCCGCCACTCCTTTTCGCCTTGGGCATTCGCTCTTTTTTTTCTTTTTTGGCCGATGTGTTGTCGGTCGGGCGGCCAAGAACCAACCCGGACCGGCGCAGCAGGAAGCGTCCACTTTTGGGGCCGAACCGCGTGCCTCGTGCGCGCGCTCTCTGGGGGTTACACAGGTTTTCTGTCTTTTTTTTTAGTGCGCGCTCCGTTGGCACGTCGGACCCGGCCGCACCGACAACCCACCGGGGCGCGTGCACGCGGCCGGCCACGGACGCAAAACAAGGACCGTCGGTCGTTGCAACGGGCGCAAAGAGAGGCGATAGGAGTGAGCCACAGTGTGGACACTGGACGGCGGGGCGCCCTTTCCATCGCCATCTTGTGGCGCTTTCTTTGGTTTTTTTGAGATGCGGAGGGGAGGGGGGTGAGGCGCTTTAGGCATCATGGCGTTGACAGACGCCGTGCGCGCGGATGCGTCGCGAGTGTCCGTCACGCGCGAGCGTGATGGTGCCGCCACACCAGGAAAAAAAGGCATTGTGGGGCACCGCCGCGACGCGCTCTCGCCGATCCTTTATGATCCATGTCGAGCAGCGACAACGGCGACGACGACGAGAGCACCAACAACAACAGAGGGCAGGCCGTCCAACATGACGGCGGCGCTTGTTTGTGCGTGGTCGATGATATACACGATGCGCCGCGCCAGCCTGAAACGCTACTGGCCATGTGCTGTCGCGCCGTCGAGGCCGCGGGCCAGGGCGTGCACGCCGAGGCAGCGCTCGGAGGCCGCGAGCGGTGGCACCGAGTGCGCACCGAGGCCCTCGGCCCGTTTACGCGGCTGTGCCCCCGCCTGGCGCGGCCCGACGCGTGGGACCTCGCCTGGTATCGACCCGAGGCCGTCGATCTCGTCGCACAGGTGCGGGCCATTGACCGAGCCGATCCGCGCCTCTTCCCCGCGCGCAACACGAGCACGATGGACGCGTGGCTGTATGCGCATGCCGATGGGCGTCTGGCTCGCCGCTTTGCAGACACGGGCCGAGCGTGCGTCGAGACCCTATTGCGCGCCGAATGCCAACAGGACGCATCACGTGCGCGCCATGATACACAACGCCACGCAAAGGCGCACGTGTGCTCCCTATCGCTGCCCGAGGCGCTGGTGCTTGGCGACGCGCTGGCAGGTTTGATCGCACGCCGCGGTGGACCTCGATTGGCGCCCGGAGCCCGCGGTCTTGTCGCGGGCCTGCGACTTGTGTCGCAGCCGCGGCCGCTTCTCGCCTGCGTGCCGCGCTTACTCGCAAACGTCCTGCGGTGGCCTCCCGGACGCTGTGCGTTGCCCGTCACCCCGGCCTATCCGTTTGATCACGTGGTCGTCGCCGAATGGGAGCGCGACGGGATGCGCGGTCTGGTATGTGTCAATGCCAACCCTGCGGCCGCGCACGACTATGGCCACGCGAGCCTTGTCTACCTGGGCGCAGAGACCTTTTACGCGCCGTGCGGCATGACGCTCGAACACCTCGTGCGCCTGTTTGTGACCAACTGCCGCCAGGCGCCTCTCGCTGATTCCAACGCAACCGACGCCCATTGCGTCTGCGGGGAGGGCGACGATTTTTTCACATGGGCCATGCGACGGTGTGCCGGCACTTGCCAGAATCAAACCCGACACTGATTTGAGCGTCCTCTTTTCACTGCTTCTTTGCTCGTCTCTTTTTTTTGTCGCACGGGGTGGCACGGCCCTTTTTGGGTCTGGCTTTTCGTTGTGTTTGTTCGCTGGATGATTTCCTCTATTTTTGGCAATACAAAAGTAGCCTGGGTCGGCCCTGTCCGCGCGATCGAGTGTGTCCTCATTGGTCGGCACTATTTCCTTGTTATCTTTTGTTTTTTTTACTTTATTGATGATGCAAGCAAGAAAAGACACGGCAAGGACAGACAAATCTCTTGACAAGACCACACGCGCAAGAGAGGCAGTAGGCCGGTCGCGCCTAAGAATCGGCGACGGCGACAGCCGCGACGACATGGACCAGCGCGGCGCCGCACGGCGGACACGCGTCTACGGCGCCATGTACCACGGCGCCGCACTCGCCGCATATTTGGGACGCCGGCACGGGCTGCCGGGATCGCTCGCGGCGGCGCGCGCATCGCTCCTCCCAGGCGCGCTGCCGACCGCGCGCCATCTGGGCCTTGGTGAGGCGCACAAACGTAACGACCGTCGTTGTCGTATCGCACTCGACAGCGTCGCAGCGTTCGTTCTCCTGTTCCGTGCGGTGATCGCTGCGCGCGCCGGAGCCGTCGCATATGCCCAGCGAAGCCAACACGGCCGCCGGGCTGGCGACGCGCTTGCGGATCGGCACGAGATACGTGCGTGGCGCGCCACTGTGCAATCGCACGCCATGAGATCGGCCCGAGGCATTTCGCCGACGGCCGTTGGCCTGCGGCATCGTCGCACCACCAGCGGCGGATCCCTTCTTTTTGCCTTGCATCGTGTCCGGTCCCCTTTTTTCCCTAGGCTGCTTGATTTTTTTTCCACAATCGTGTTTTTCTCTGTCTCTCTCTCTTGTGCGGCGCCTCGCCGGGCATGCCCCAGTCAGAGGAGCCTTGGCCCGGTTGCTGACACCTCTTTTTTTTCGTTTCAAAAGAAAAAGAAAAAGTCGTACGCGGCAAGGTGCCGCGCGTCTTTTGTCAGGCACACCGCTCTTTTTCCAGTGTACCGTGCTGCAGAGGCAACATTTTTTTCCCCAACAACACCGAAAACAAAAAGACGGCATACAGTCCCCGAACACTCAAAGGGGGCAAAAAAAGTCATAATTGGTCAACTTTGCGTGGCGCGCACACCTTTCCCCCGCAGAACCCGCCCGCTTAGTGTCGACAGGAAAGAATCGCACAAACCTGTCTGTGTCCGCACTTGGGCCAGACGGGCCAAGCAGGCAAATTTGCAGCGTGTAGACGCTTGGGGTAACCGCCAACGAAAAAAAGTGGCGGATTTAGAAGGGCTTTGCCCCCTTTGACTTTCCGACGACTGTAGGGTGCGCGTGTCGGTTGATCACGACAAAGGGCGCGCAGTGGTGTGTCGTTCCAATTTCTACGGGTCAACGTGCTCGCCTCTTTTTTTTGCCACTGTCCGTCTTTGGGCGACGCGACGGCCGCGGTTGCCAATAAAAAAACGAAAAATTCTGTATGGGGTGTATTACGCGCATATCTTTTTTCAAAAGAAAACCAAAGTAGAAAGAGAGATGGACCACGAAAAAAGTCCTTTCTGTGCTTTGGCGCGTGGGTGGCTTTTCAAATTTTTCCATCTTTTTTTTGTCGTTGGTGCTTCCGCTGACGCCACGCCGCCATTGCAGAGGACAGAGGCCGCGGCCGTTGGTCGCGCCCCGCACACAACACCAAGAGAAAAAAAGGACATAACCAACATATGGAAAAAAAGAGACCTGCCACAAAAGCGCCACCCACTGAAAGAGGTCATAGCATAGCATAGCATAGCATAGCATAGCATAGCATAGCATAGCATAGCATAGCATAGCATAGCATAGCATAGCATAGCATAGCATAGCATAGCATAGCATAGCATAGCATAGCATAGCATAGCATAGCATAGCATAGCATAGAATAGAATAGAATAGAATAGAATAGAATAGAATAGAATAGAATAGAATAGAATAGAATAGAATAGAATAGAATAGAATAGAATAGAATAGAATAGAATAGAATAGAATAGAATAGAATAGAATAGAATAGAATAGAATAGAATAGAATAGAATAGAATAGAATAGAATAGAATAGAATAGAATAGAATAGAATAGAATAGAATAGAATAGAATAGAATAGAATAGAAAGAGGGAGAGAGAGAAGAGGAGAAAGAAAAAAAGAAGCGGCTCGATCCGGCGCAAATACGCGCGCGACTTTGGCGTGCGCCTCATCAAAAAACCATCACGGAAAAGGACGATCACTTTTTTATTCTTTTCTTTCTCTTTTTTTCCCATTTCTTTACCCTCAGCCGGCACCGGCCGTGCGTGTCGCGTCGCCGGGCCATCGCGCCCGCGTAAAGAAAACTACCGAGCGCGCGCTCACAACGGAATGCTATAGACGTTGGCGCCGGCCGGAATCTCCGAGGGGTCGATGCCAAACGCATCGTCGAACCAGTGCACGTTGTCGGCCGGCACGGCATTGACGCACGGCGAGCCGATGAGGTAGGGCCGCACGCTCAGGGCGCGATCTGCGCACCGACGGCGGCTGGCGGGGTCGCCGGGCAAGACGCCGCACCGATCCATCCACGAGAGCGGGTTCTCTCCGGCGGCGACGGCGGGCGACGTCCCCGGAGGGGCGCACGACGTCACATGCCGCGCCATGCGCATAAAGGCCTCGCGCCACGGGTCGGCCGGACCCGACGGGGTGGCGTCGGCGCGCGCGTCCACGTTGTAGAGAAAGACCGTGACAAAGCGCAGCAGGTCGTTGTTGAATCCGCGCAGGTTCCAATCGCCCTCGACGACGGCGTCCTGCGTCGGGCTGCCCCACAGGGGCGCCGTGCGGGCGGCCCGGCTGCGCGTGGTCGCGTCGGCTCCCTGCATCTCGTCGCCCAGGCGGAACGTGGCGCGGCCGAAATCGATCATCTTGTAGACCTTGCCAAAGGTGGGCACGGCATAGTAGCGACCGCCCGCGCTCGGGCCGTCGGTGCCATCCGACGGCTCGGCTCTGTAGTAGAGGACGGCGTCGTCGGGCACGTTCTCGTAGGCGATGTTGTCGTTGTGAAAGTCGTTGTGCACGATGCCGTAGCCGGCCTGCGCCGCCGCCAGGCCAAACACGACCTGCGCCGCCAGGGCCATGGCCTTGCGGTAGTCGAGCGGGCGCGTGGGCTGACCGCCGGGCACGGCGGCAAAGAACCCGTCCTTGATGAGGCTGCCCAGCGTGCCGTCGAGGAACTGCATGATCGTCGCCTGCACCGGGAAGCCGTCGTTGATCTCGGGTCCGATGGCCGTCGCCGCCTCGCCGCGCGGATCGAAAAAGGCCGAGTCGCCCGCGCGCAGGGTCGCGTACAAGAGGCCGAAAAAGGGCGACACGCCGCTCTCGGCCAGCTGGCTGCCGAGGAAGGCGCCCACGGCGTCGACGTAGGCGTCGTTGTTGGCATTGTCAAACTCGACCTCTAGGGTGTGGTCGAGTTGGCGCACAAAGCCCTCGATGACCCTGACCGGGGCCGAGACCAGCGCCGGGTCGAGGTAGGGTCCGCCGGCCGCGGTGACGGCGGCCGAAGCGCGCGCGAACCAGTCGGCCAGTTGCGCGTTCTCCTGCCGGTCCATGCGCCGCTGCATGGCGCGACTGCCGCCCGGCACAAAGGCCGTGCGCCACCACGTCCGATCGCCGGCGCCGTCGGCGCGGCGCCTCAGCGCAACGAGGCGTAGGAGCGCGGCGCGCGCCAGCCACGTGCCCACCGAGTAGATGGGCGACTTTTTGAGCGCCGCGTGGACGGCCGTCACGGGGCCGTCGGGGCCGCGACGCACGAGCGCCGCGTGCTTGCCCGCCGTATCGCCCAGCGCGTCAAAGCCTGCCGCAGCGGCCGTCGCGGCGCGCGCCAGGTCGACGCCGTTGCGGCCCGTGCGCGGGAGCATGACCTGCACGTCGTAGACGGTGCCCTGGGCCGTGCCGCTCGAAATGGCGCGCACAATGTCCACGACTTGGAAGGGGGTCTGGTGCGGACGGTCGGCGTCGCCCGCCGCGGCCGGCTCGATCGCGTAGCGCGGCAGCGCGTTGGCCTCGACGCCCGGAGGCAGGCCCAGCGGCCGCGTGCCTGGTATGGGCCGCAGCCGCGCCAAGAGACCCAGGTAGTGCGGGTCGACGCGCTGTTCGGGCAGCATGACCGGCGTCGGGAGCACGGCCTCGAGGCGCCGCAGCGCCAGGTCGCGGAGCGTTATGCTGGTGCCCGGCACCAGCACAATGTCGATCGGGTACTGGTCGGCCTCGGGTTCGAGCGCCAACTCGGCGAGCGCCTGGGCAAGGCGGTCGTCGCCGCGCACCTGCGATTCGGCCGTCTGATCGCTGTAAGAGGTCGCAAACGGCGACGGCAGCAGCGGCATCGTGCCGAAAACCCTGGCCGACGGTATGGGGTAGGCGCCTGCCGACGCGATGCCGGGCGATTGCACGGCGGTGGGTCGCGCCAAGAGACCGCCGTCGGCAGACCGCGCGCCCAGGAGTGCGCCTGCATTGAACGGTGCGCCGCTTGCCATCATCATCGTCCTAGGTGTCGTCGGTTGTTTTTTCTTCCCCTTTGGGGGCTCCCGTTTCAATATCTTGTTTCGATGTTTGTTTCGGTCCTTGTCTCCGTTTCAGGCGTTGTCGTCGTCGTATTCTTCTTTGTGCCCGGTTGATTGCGCTCCGGATCAGTTTCTTTCTTAGACCGCTCGTCAGAGACAGTCTAGACCGACCGCCGTGTTTAGACAGACGCACGATTTGGAAAAAGAGGGGGATGGCAGACACGACCGAAATGTGAGCAGCAGGCATACGGCGAAAGACGCGAGCCAGAAAAAGACCATCGCGCCAGGAGAAAAATACGCACCGATGCGAGACGGCGTCTTGTCTTGTGGCGTGAGCGGCGGTCGCTTTGCGTACCAGGGCGTCGCTTTCGTCAACCTTGGCGCCGACACCCAACGGACCGTCGCGCGGGCCACTTGGTGCCACCGCCACTGTTTGCCACCCACCACCCCCCACCCCCCGCAAGAACCCTTTACGTCCCCTTATTTGTTGCAACACCGTGAGCGCATCTGGAAAAAGGACGAAAAAAGGCTCAAGGAAAGCACAACGCTGCGCTCCCGTCTCGTGGATTGTCTGCGCTATTGGTGACGGCGGCCGTCCGCATGGCGAGCGCGCACAACGCACGCCCCTCCCCCTTTGTGCGTGCGCAAACCGTTCGCCGCTCCAGTCGCGACCCATGCAACCGTTGCACGATGAAAAAAGACACCGCCGGGCACAGCAACACCGGACGCGATCTGAATAGTGCATAAAGCCTCGACATGTTTTTGCGTATTTCTCGCCTGCCCCCTCTCTATTCCAACGGCGCGAAATTGGGAGATGGGGGGGGGTGGGTGTTTTGTGGGGTGCTGGCGGGCGCACCCTTGCGCCCGTGTGGCGACTGGCGCTTGGCGCCGTCTGGCCGGTGGCCTCTGGGGTCGACCCGTTTTTCAGAATTTCCTTTTTTTTTGAAAAAGGAACGATTCTTTATTGGTGGCGTTCTGCGGATATACGGATGGTGAATACACGAGCACCAACCAGAAAAAAAGGACATGTCGTGCTCCGTCTTTTTTCGCCCTTGGGTGTCGTGCGGGGCGGCTCTGTCGGCGAACCGGACCGGGCCGCATGATGCGGCCCGTGCGACCCTTTTTTTTGTCCCGCTGTCGTTTTTTCCCGTCTCCTCTTCAATATTGCGTTCCGGCGATTGGACAAAAGAGCGCACAAGAGGCCACCACAGACAAAGGAAGGGAGAGAGGGAGCCGCCAAAAGGAGCCACGCACGGCGACCCCCCCGCCCCTCGCAAAAAGCCACGCGGAGCATCTTTTCTTTGTTTTCTGGATTGTTTTTTTTTTGCACAGACACGCGCGCCAGACGCCGAGAGGGAACCCCCCATCGCAAAAAAAAAGCCTCGATCAACGACGACGCACTCGCCCATATTAGAAAAGAAAACCAGATAAAAAAAAATAAGAGAGAGGAGAGAAAGACGACAGGATTTGACGCATGCACAAGGCCGAGCGGTTGTCGCCGCCATCGAGGCGCATCCCATCCACAACACAAGAGTGGTACGCGCTTCTCAACGGTCCGTGTGCGACAGACTCGATTCAGGTGTCGCGCCGCACGGTCACCTTTCGCAAGTCGTTTTACAACGACAATGACGGAAAGCAAGATCAGAGCCGAATGGCCCTGTCGGCTCCTTCCTGTCCACGCTCGGCACCGCCCGCGCCTCTGCCGCCACCAACCGTGTCGCCCGAGATGCCGATGCTGCTGGCGCACGAACCCATTGACCTTGGCGATGCACAACAACGCCAGGAACAATCGAGACATCAACTGAACGCGCTCACAACGGTGATCGTGCCGACGGCGATCAGCGCGACGGCGGCAACGACCGCCACGACCAGAACAACGGCTACGCGCCGCCACGAACAGGCCACGGAGCGGTCGGCGCTTCCGCTCTGTCAGCGCACGCAGCCCGAATCGCCCGACGTGCTGCTCTTGGAGCGCAAGCGGGCCACGGAACTCTTTCGCTGGGTCAAGAGGCGCGCGGGCAAGGCCGAAGGCATACAGCGCGCCGCCATCCTTATGGGTCCGCCCGGCTCGGGCAAGACCGCCGCGGCACGCGTCTTTTTGCGCGCCGCCGGGTTTCAGGTGGTCGAGTTTGGACCCGGCTCCCTTTCGACCGAATGCTCTCTGGCGGACCAGGTGCGCCGCGTCGTGCAACGCAAGCCGTTGCCCGGCACGCGTCCTCCCGCAGTGCTCATCGACGACTTTGACGGCCTGTGCGCGATCGACCGCGACGCCGAATCCTGTGCGCGTCGTGACCGCGCGACCGACGGCGCCGGTGGTACCGGACGCGCGCGCTTGGGCAACCTCGTCGCGGTGATTGCAGAAGCCAAGGCATCGTCGCCGCCCATCATCGTGTGCTCCAACGATTCGGGTTCGGCCGAGGTGCGCCTCGTGCGCGAGGTGTGCCACGAGACGTGGTTTGACGCCATACCCCGCGCGCGCCTCACCCACCTGGCCAAGATCACGGCCGCCCGCCAGGGGTATGCGCTCGGCGACGTCGACGCTGGCCGATTGGCCGACACTGCCAGCGGCGACATACGCCGCCTGCTCAACGGCCTCGATCTGTTGTTGCGCGTGAATCGTGGGCGCGCGGGTCCCGCGGCGCCGGTGCCCGTCGACATGGGTTCCGACACGTTCATGGGGAACTTTGGCGCCGTCGAGTCCCTGCTCTCTGGCAGGACGTCGCCCGGCAATCGACCTATCGACTGTGCGGCGGCGACCGACATCTACCGCTCCGATCCACTCTTGCGCCGCGCAATGATTCACCACAATTACATGCGCACGGTGGCCGATGCGTCGGGTGCGATGGCGGCGGACGCCGACGTCCTCGACCGCATTTCAGCCATCGCCGACAACTTTGCCGCTGCCGACGCCATGGACTATGGGATCGGCGTGTCGGGCAGTGCCGGCGGTGAATCCAACGGCGCGTCGGCCACGTGGCGCGCCGGTGCGCGTGCGGGCAGTGCAGTGGGCTGGGCGCACGGCGCCAACCCCGCCACGACCATATTGTGGGCCTGGACGGCGCGTACGCTCGCTCCGCGATCCGATTCGACGGACAAACCCGACGTGGCCTTTTGCAAGCCGTCGTCGAGCGATCGCGCACAGTATGGAGAAGCACGCGATCGCATCGTGTGCGCATCTGCCGCCATGTTGCCCACGGCGTCAGTCGCGGGCGCCAAGGAGCCCCTCGTGCTCGACTTTGACCTTGCGAGGGCCATATTCGTTGGGTTTGCAACCAAGACACGCGCGGACCACGCCTACGAGTCGTGGAGCGAGGGCGAACGCAAAGTCGTGGTTGACAGGATGGTCTGGGCGGGCGTGACCCCCGAGGGTCTCGTGCGTCTGTTGACGTGGCCGTGCCTGCGTCAGCAGGCGCGCCAGGGCAGCGCCATGCCGCCGCCGGCCGGGGCCTCATTTGCCGGTCGGCGGACTTGCCAACTCCTTGAGGACTTGAAAGGGCGACGGCAGGCATGTGCGCTCATGGGCAACGCGCGCGCCGTCTCGATGGTGATGCCTTCGGCGGCGGCGATGTCTGAGACATCGGCATGGCCAAAGGCGGCCCCGTCGCGTCGTGACGCGCCTCTGGCATCGGATGCGGCGCCCTTGCCTTTGGACCACGACCGAGGTCGCAAGAGGAAGCGCCCGCCGGGCGATCAACGCGCGGATCATACACGGCCTCTTGCTTTGTCGTCCGATACGCCGGCGGCGCCTATACCATCGTTTGGTCGCACCGGGGCTGCCGCCATCCCGCGCTATCGAGCGCTGTCCCCGTCGACGCTCTACCGACCGCCGCAGCCGTTTTCGTCGGGTCCGTCAGCGCGCAGATCCGCGTACCCGCCACGGCGAGGCGGCGGGGGGGCCGGGCGTGCCAGACGCGGAGGACGTGGCCGAGGCCGCCCTTAACCCCCAAAGAAACCATGTGTACCCAATTTTTCTACATGCCATTTTTCCCATGTCTTTTGTGTGCGCATGTGCGTGCGATCCTCCTTTCCGATACCTCTTTTTATTTGCGTATTTTTTGTATACAATAACGACAATACCAACCCCACCATCATCATCACCATCATCATCACCATCATCGGCTCTGGTGATTGACGCATGGCGCGCGCGCGCGTCCGTTTCTGTCTGCGACTCGCGGGAAAAAGGGTGTGGCCGATGCAAGAGGCAGACGCACGGGCGTTGGGGTCGTGTATTTTTATTTTTTTTTGTTGGTATTGTCTCTTCTTTCTTCCTCCTGGATGACACAGGCTGAAAGGCCTCACACCAAAAGAAGCGGCGGAGGGGAAACAAGGCGAGACTGTTGAGGAAAAAGGCCCCTTTTGGTGGCAGAGGCGGGAAAAAAGGATTGAGGGTCACGAGGGAAGAGCAAAAACAAGCGACGGTGCGGGTTGTCGTTGTCTATTGCTTGGGTGCCGCATCCTTGTCTGCGCCGCGATCGTGCTGCCAGGCAAACACTGTTTTGGGTCGCCGCTGTGTGTTTTTGTTTGTTGCCTTTTTTGCCGTCCCTTTTCCTTCCTGTTGTATGTGGCGTGCGGTCGCTGTGGAACCGCACCGGGCGATCTGGTCGACGATATGCGTGCCCGCATAAAGAAAAAACAGAGATACGTGCGCGGCTATGGCTGCAAAAACAACAAGGAACAAAAAAAACGCCGGCCGAGAGCAAGAGCATCGCAAGCCACAAAGGGAGCGTGCCCGAATAGGTAAAAAAAAGGATTCGAAAAGACTGTCGCGCGCCCTTTTCGCGCTGCGTGTTTTTTGTTCGCCATCGGCGTGCCAGAAAAGAGTCAAAAAAAAGAGAGCAGTCAAAAAAAGGGAAACACTACGACGGGGTGCCAATGTCCTCCTCCGGTGCGCAGGACCAGGGGAACGCGGTCATCGGTGCCGGACAGATCGACGTGGTCGCGCGCGAGGCCAACGTCGAATCGCGCGCCGTGCGCGCCTACCTGTTTGAGCATCGCACTGTGGAACTGATCGTGCTTATCATGCTGGTCACCGTGGGCGCCCTGTGGAGCGAGGCAGCGCAAGAGGGCTTGCGCCAGTACGTGTTCCGTACCGAGACCCCGAGCGCCCTCCAATGGGGCGCAGCTGCGGCCGTCGCCTCGGTCATCTTCCTGGTGGGCCTCGGCGTGCTCACGCGGCCCTCGCGCGTCTTTCCCTAGGGACCAGGCCTTTGGGAGGGGGCATGCGCGTGCGCATCCACATGCGCAAGCAAATGTCGCCTTGGCTGATCCTTTTTCCCTTTCAAAAAATAAAAAGAAGGGTGCCCGATGGGGACCCGCACCGGCGACGTTTTTATAGCCTCTCTTTTCTGTGACAGAAAAGAAGAGAAACACCAAGAACGCATCGCGAGCGAGCAAAGCAAGAGACCGCAGAGCGCTTATTTTTTCTTTTGGTGCGGCACGGTCGACTGGCGTGCGCCCCGATGCCACAATAAAAATAGGATACATCGCCAAATAGGCGCACGCGCGCACGTAGACCGCGGATAGCAAGAAATGGGGGAAAAAAAGAGACAGCGCTTTGCGGTAAAGAGAGCGCAAAGAGGCGTGTTCTTTCATAGGCCGAGTGTCGTCTCTTTTTTTTTCATTCTTTGGCAGAGGGATGGGCCAGGGAGGCCTCACGCCCTCCATCCACCAGCAACGTATCTCTCTTCTCTTTTTTTTCTCAAACAGAAAGAAGATCGCGCATTGACGACGGCGAGGCGCTGCGTCATTGGCGACGACGCGGATTTCTTGTGATCGGTGCGCGCAGCCTGGTTGTCCACGAGATGCCCCGTGCGGACTCTGGCGCGCCAACTCGTCGCCATTGGGAATGCGTCGTCATTTGAGAGGCACGCACGTGTCCGTGCGGGATCGAGCGTCTTCTTTTCGGCTGCGCCAGAGGCGATAAAAACCCGCGCGCGCGTGCACGACCGGGCACGATACCACCGCGCCCCACCCCACCCAAAAAAGAAGAAGGGACAAAGACGAAGAAACAGCAACGGCCTTTTTGGGCGGTCGCAAGGCCGACCGGTGGGTGGACGCTCGCGTCTTGGTGTCTTTCTTTGTTCGTCTCACTTTGCCTTGTGCAAGAGAAAAAAAAACGGAGACGACCCAAGAGACCAAATCGCCGCGGGCGCCCAACGACAGCGCGGCGTATTCTGTTTACGGAAGGATTTAAAAAAAAAGAGAAAACAATGCCAACAACAGAGGCGACTCTCTTGCCTGCGGTGGGGTGCGCTTGCCGTTTCTTTCCTTGTCCTTTCCCATGCAACAAAAAAGAGAGAGAAGATCGCATGTCGCCATGCGCAGAAAAAAAAGAGAGGAGAAAAGGGGACCGCGTGCCAGAGGCATTGGACGGACGCATCCACGACATAGACGGAGAGAGGGGCGCCGACAGCGGTGCCGGAGCAGCGCGCCACCAAAGGGGGACCGTCGGTGCCTGCCGGGGCGACGCCAAAAAAAAGGCGGTCGGGACCTTGGCAAAAAGGAGAGGGGCGCCGCACAAGGGCAAAGGGCCGCACGCGCGCGTACACCCGCACCCACAGAAAGATAAAGGCGCCGTTGGTCTCCTCCCCGGTGTCGGTCCACCCCAGAGCGCTTCGCCCTCTCCCTATTTCAACTGCCTTTTGTGCCCCTTTTCTCGCCATCTTTTCCCCCTGTTCCTTTTATTTTTTTTAGATTTCTCCTTCTCCTCCCCTCCTTGCTCACGCCGCGGCTCGGTATGTCCACCCTAAGAGAGCGATTCGCCAACTTGCGCGACAACACGCGCGCTCGCACGGCCCAGGCGCCGCCGGCGGCGTCGTCATCGTCCGGCGCGACTTCTGGCGCCGCCTCTCGCCATGCGGCGTCACCTGCGCAGCGGCCCGCTCCGCAGGGCGAGATCTTTGAGGCACTGTCGACGACGCTTCCGCCGGCCCCAGTCGCGCGCAACGGCACCGGGGTGTCGCCGCCACAGTGCCCACCGCCGTCGGCGGCGCCGACCAACGAGGCCAGTGAACCGACGAGGGAAACGGCGGCGCGCGCGCCCGATCGCGCATCGCGGTCCAAGGGTCGCCGAGCCACCGACGGCGACGGCGACGCGCAACCGACGGCGACGGCGACGCGCAAGATGCCATTGTCGAAAGGCGTGCTCATTGTCGCGGGCGTCTTTCTCTTGTTGGCATTGTTTATCGGCACGATCGTAATCAAGCGTGGCCTCTTGGCCGGCCTCAAGCAGCGTCGGGCCGCCAAGAAAAAGGCAGCAGGCCTCGACGACGGCGACGTTGATGACGATGACGACGACGCTGACAGAGGCGACAATGGAAAGGGCAAGGTCAGTGGCATGCTCGGTGGGTTCCTTGGCGCCAAGGACAAGCCCGAACCGGCCGCCACGACGAGGGCCGCTCGATCGGCAGGGTCGGCAAGCGCGGTCGATCCGCGCCACTCGCGCGTCGCGGCACCCGTGCCGCCGATGGACCCCTACCAGGGTCGGGCCGTGCGCACGCCCGCCGGTGCCGTCCCGACAGCACGCTCCCCCGTGCCTTCCGCGCCCGCGCAGGCAGGTTACCCGCCCGCGGCGGCACCCCACGGAGCGGCACCGCACCAGCAGCAGCACCACCAACAGCACCAACTTTACCAGCAGCCGTCGGCCCATCCCGTCTACCAACAGCAGCAACAACAACACCAACAGGCGCCCCCTCAACAGCCGCATCCGGCTGTGATGCCGGCACCGGCGCAGGCGCAGGCGCAACAGCAGCCGCAACCGAACCGACAGGCTTCGCCGCGGATGGCGCTGGGCCATGCCCCGCACCAGCAGCATCCGCCCTACGCGCCCCACGTGCAGGCTCGACTCGACGGTGTGCCGCATCCCAACATGCCCCCGTCGACGCCGCAGCCCAGCCGGTCGTCTCCGTGAGGCGGGCGTGCCTGGATATGCCCGTCGGCGCCAAAAGGCCGAATAAACGAAACAATGGATGCCCTCTCTTCTTTTCTTTTTTTTTTTGTTTCTCCGTGCGTCGCTGCCAGCAAGAAAAGAAAGAGAGACACACATAGCGGCCTCGAGGCCGCGGCGCACGGGAAAAAAACAGGCTCGGTCCTGGCGTGACGAGGCCCGGAAACACCTCTATCTTTTTTCTCCCGATCCTTGTTGGGCGCGCCCTGCGGCAACAAACCCAGAAAAAAATGCACGGTGGCATGCCCGCGTGCGCCGGGCCTTTTTCTTACCATGCCCAATCGGCGAGTGCGAGAGAAAAAAAATACGTCAATGCCATAAAAACAAGGCAGGAAGAGAAAAGATCCACGCTGGCGTTGGGCGGGCGAACGGTTCGCCCTGGTGGCCGATCGTGCGGCTTGGGGGGGGGGGATTATGTTCGTCCCGCACGCGCCCGCACACAGCAAAAAAGGCACGTCGAAAGGAGAGGCGGCGTGGCCAAGAGATGGGGCAAACAGGCACGTGTTGGCTGTTGGTTCTGCGCCGCCGTCGCGTTTTTTTTCCTTTTTCTTTTCGTATCTCGCGCGCCACGCGAGCGGGTCTTTTTTCTGATTAAAAAAAAGGGAGAAAGAGCCGAGAGCATCCACGCACGCAGCGCGTCTGGCCATGCGCGAGTGGACCCCGCCAATGAGAGAGAGAGAGAGAAAAAAGAATGTGAGAAAAAAGAGGCCAGGAAGCGGCGCACCGAAAGCGTGGCCTGCCGACTGCGGTCGCCGCAGGTGGGAAAAAAAGTGGCCGGCGGCGCCGTGGCTGTGCTGGACGGGGTGGTGTCGGTGCGTGGCGTACCAAGAGGTAAAAGGCGCGCGAGGCGAGGAAAAGAAGGAACCGCCACGGCCGCGCACACGGGGCGAGGGAAAAAAGGAGCAGCGGACACTAGCAAAAGGGACGCCTGAAAAAGACAGCCACGCGCTGCGCGTATTGTTCGTGGTGGCGACGACGACGACAGGCGCGATCCTGGTCCGATTAGGGGGAAAAGGACGCCAAGGATAGCGAGCACCTCTCTTTTCCCTAGATCTTCTTTTTTTTTTGGTGTGTGCTTGGTGCGCACGGCAAGGCCATCCGCAAAAGGGACGGGCAATCGTTGTTGTCAAAGGCGGCGGCACCAGCAAACAAGCAGGCACCAACAACAGACCACGACCAGAGGAAGTCATCGCCGCCACACATCATCATCACCATCGCCGTCACCGGGAGGCACAATGAGCGCGCAGGGCGTACCACACGGAGAGGGGGGCTTTCGAGCGCCGCACCCCGTCGAGACGAGCACGCGCAGCGCGGCACAACAGGACGCAGCGAGACGCCGCAATAGCGTCGATGTTGCCGGGTCGGCCACGCCCGACTGGCACGCGCGTTCCGACGCAGCACGCCAGACGGTTCTGGGCGCGACGCGACGCGTGTCGACGCCGGTCGCCCATGCGCATCCGCCGCGCGTACCCACGGCGGCGTCGGTGACGGCGGCCGCTGCCGTCGACGCCGGCCGCCCGTATCCGGCGTCCCCGCGACCACACCAGGCGCCATCGCCGCGTGCCGCGCCGCCGACACCGGTTATGCGCGCTGGAGGAGGAGGAGGCAACCGAGTCCAAGGAACGCCCGTGGCGGCCATGGCGCCCGACGCCGCCGCCACGGCGGCCGAGGACGAGGGCGAACAGATGTGCGTGCGCGCCCTAGAAGAGGCGCAGGCGCGCATCGTCGCCGAGCGCGAAGAGATTGGCAGGATCGAGGCCCTGTTGCATGAGATCAACAAGACGCGCGCCTCGGACGGACCCGACGCCGACGCCTTTGAAGAGGAGGACGTGCGCGAGGTCGAGGCCGAGATCGCCACGCGACAGGACGTGCTCAGGGCCATGGAGACCGATCTCGAAGCGCGCCTGACCAAGTACGAGACCGAGGTGAGCGTCGTGGCCAACGCCATTCGCAAGCGCGCCAGCGTGCTCAAGGCCGCCGAACAGCGGACGCGCGTGCTCAGCGAGAACCCGCGGCTCATGAACTTTTTCGCCCACAAGCAAAACGACCTCATCGAGATCCGCAAGAGTCTGTACACCGCGCTCGCCGAAGGCCACACGCCGCAGGTTTGAACGCGCACGCCAGAGGATGCGCGATGGATCGTCGGGTGGGACAGACGACGGTGCCGCGTATGCTCTTGCGTGTGCTGACGCGCAGAGCAGACATTCGGATCAAAAGAAAAAATGGCGGGCAGGGGAGATCGCGCGGACCGGCTCGTTGCAACGCACCGTCTTTTTTCTCCGTTTGCCTCTCTTTTTCTTTGTTATCTGTGACAATGGCAGCGTTTTTTCTCCACTTTCCTTCCCCTATGTCGGTGTCAGGGCGTGTGTGCGCAAAGAAAAAAAAGAGGACGAGAGGAAAAAAAGGCGCAAACCATATGCGTGTTTGGGGTGTCCATTACGCACGGCACTGGAGCGGGCACCAGACCCAGGTGCAGTGACGAAATCGGGCGGGTGAAAAGCATTGAGGGATGGGAGGATGGCGCATGGGGGAAAAAAAAGGGCAGGACCCGGCGCGCGAGCGACACGTGGGCGCGCGCCGTGTCCAAAGACAGGCGCGGCGCTCGTGCGCGTGGGGGCGGCTTGCGAGGCCATCGGGCACGCGACCCGCGGCTTCATCGCCGCAGGGGACGAAAACAGGCACGACCAACGGAAACCCGAGACCGCGTCCGTGACCTCGACATCCCCCCAAGCGCCGCCGTTCTCGCTCCCCTGCTCCCTCTCTTTTTCCAGGTCTGCCGCCACCGCCGCCCGCACCCCAAGGGTAAGAAAAAAAAGGAAACCATATCGCGATGAACGTCAAGACCCTCCTCAACGTGTCGCCGCCCCACCGCTGGTTCGATGGACGATCGGGCGTGTCGGCCATCGAGGTGCTCATCCTGGGCATCGTGCTGGCCATCGCCGCCGTGCTGCTCCAGGCGCTGCTCGTCATGATCTTCTGGAACCTGTCGCTGCCGCACATCTTTGCCGCCGTGCCGTGTCTCACCTACGCACAGGCGCTGTGGCTCTCGCTCCTCGTCACCGTCTTGTTCTAGAGCCGCGTGTGTGTGCGCGCGCGGGTGTACAAAAAAAGTCGCCAGCGAGAGAAAAGAAGACGACCACGCGCTGCGCGTTCCTGCGTAATGCGCGCTCCTTTTTTCTTCCGCCCATTGTCTCTCGGCGCCGCGTATCCGATCCACGAAAAAAGGAACACGAATAAAAAAAGAGGCACGACGGCCGCGTGCCAAGTGGCAAACACAAAACAGGTATCGAAAAAACAGTTTTGGGGCAGGAGGGGGGGGGAAGCAGGGAGAAAAAGGCGCGAGCCGGCAGGATCAGGAACAAATCGTCCGCGGTGGGTCACGTTTTTTTAATCTGCAAATGGGAACGGCTCGCTACAAGGCACCACAAAAACAGACAGAATATCCATAAAAAAACAAATTGCTTATCAATTCGCGACACAGCCGCAAAGGCGAAGCGGAATCCTGTCCTGTCTCTGGTCGCCTCTCAAAAGCGCCAGCAAATCTGACTCGCAGAGTTTTCTTCAAGATGGAGGCACGAGGTCGGTTAGGGCCGAGAACGCGTGTCCGGAATGTGATCTGGCCGGCGCCCGGGCGTATGTGTGTTTGTCCACGACCAACAGAAAAGGAGCCGACTTTGGTGCAGTGAACTTTTTTTTTCTGGTCAAAGCACATTTTGCTCCTGCCACATGGCCCAATAAAAAGAGGCGCGATATGTTGCTTGCGCTACCAGAATGAACCAAATCTGCCACGCCGGAAAAAAACAAATTGTTCCGCATACGCGCCCGGTGATGGTTGGCGCGGAAATTCTTTCGTCCGACAGGACATTTGCACGCCACACAAAACAAGAGAAAAGACAACGCAGTGCGAGGAGTCGGAATTTTGGTTGGGTCGGTCAGTGCGCTGCGTCTCTCTTTCTCTTTTCTTTTCCTGATGGGCAGGCATCCATCGCCAAGGGATGCGCTTTGGTGCGTGACAAGAGGGAGCAAGAAGGAGACGAGGCCGCACACCGAGAGCGCTGTTCTTCTTTCTTTTGGGGGGGGGTCCGCCAGCCAACGCCGAAAGGAAAAAAGCGTCGGGTTGCCGCGTATCCCAAAACGCACAAAAAAATACAGAGCGGCGCGCCGTCGGCCGTCGCATGCGCGTGACCGCGCCCACGCGGGCAAATGCCCGAACAAGAGCCGGCGGCGAAAAGGGACACCAACGCCACAGCCCTCTTACAAGCCAAAACGGAACTGCGATCGCTCTCGCATTCCCTTCTTGGCGCACGTGCACACGCGCGTGAAAACTTGCACCCGTCGCGCTCGTGCCATTGTGTCCTCTGCTCCTCTCTCTCTCTCTCTCTCTCTCTCTCTCTCTCTCTCTCTCTCTTTTTTGTTTTGCCTGTGAAAAAGGAAAGAACGCCAAAGCGACGCCGGCGAGAGGGAGGGAGGACTCAGAAATCAGAGGGGAGACGCTCGCGTTGCCCGAATCGACCGCGACGATGAAGCGCAAGTCGATCTTGTTGGCACGTCTCGTGGGCGGCCCGTCGCTCAAGCGCACAAGACAGGCGTGCCCGCCCGGCGCGACAGATGCCCGTCCTGCAGCGGCGGCGGCAGCGTCGACGGAAGACTTGCAGTCTGTGCCGTCGCACCCCATGCCGCTGCAGCCGCACTCGCCGTCGCCGTTGGTGCCACCATCCGGTCCGACCCCGGCGGCCGCGCAACATCCGCCAGCGCCGTCGACCATGCCGTCGTCCCCTCCAGCACAGCCGCCCGTACAAGGACACTCGGAGCCGTCCCGTACCTTGTCGTCACACACAGCGACCCCGGTCGCGGCGCCTCGCCCGTCCAAGACGCCCGCGACCCCCGAGGTGACGTTGGTGAGGCCGCCCATCACGCCCGGCGCGTATCCGATGCCCGACGGTGCGCGCGCCGACGCAGCCGAACGCGGTTTCTACGCAGCGTGGGGTCTGAACGCGCGACGCTCTGAGCAACCGTTGCACCGGCGCAATCCGGGTCCCAACCCGGTGAGCGTGAGCCTGGCGGCGTTGCGCGACCTCAATCCCGACGAGTATGTCGTCGCGGAAAAGACCGACGGCGTGCGCTACGCGCTGTTGCTGTGCGGCGACGAGACCGGGAGCCCGATGGCCGTCATGATCGATCGCGCCGGGCGCAAGTTTGAAGTGGCCGTGCGTGCCGCAGCGCGCTTCTTTGCCGGCGCCGGGACCCTGCTCGATGGCGAACTGGCGTGGGAGCGCCCTCTGGCGCATGCACAACAACAGATGGCGGCGCAGCCCCCGCGGCCCATTACCGTCGACCTCCTGGTGGGCGGTGCCGGCGGTACATCCGACGGTGGCGACGTCGCCTCGCCCGATCACGCCGTGCGACACGCGACGGGATCGGCGGCATCGCGCGACCAAAAGGCGCAAACGACGTCGGCGACCGCGAGCCCTCCTCCCTGTGAAACGCTCATCTATTGGGTGTTTGACGCCGTGCGCGTGGCCGGCGTATCGCAGCGCGACGCCGACTATGAGACGCGCATCGAACTCGTGCAGCGGCTCATCGAGGGCCGCGAGGCCGACGATCTCATCGAGGCGGCGCCCGACGCCAACGCTCACGGCCTGGCCTTTCGGGCCAAACCGTGCGTACCGGCGCGCCTGGTCGATTCGGTGTGGAGCGCCGATGCGCCGCGCCTGCGACACGGCAGCGACGGCCTCATTCTCACGCCGCTGCGCGATCCCATCCGCATGGGCACCCACTGGCGCCAGTTCAAGTGGAAGCACCGGCACACGCTCGACCTGCAGTTGCGCGGGCGTCGGCGCGACGACGGTACCTGGCTGTGGGGTCTCTACTATCTCGAGGCCGACTGGACCGTGCCCACGGCCGATGCCCTGGCTGCCGGGAGCGCGCGCCCCGCCGCCCCGCCGCCGCCACCACCGACGTTGATTGAACCGGGGCGACCTGCGGTGGCACCGACGGCAACAACAGCGACAACAGCAATGAGACAACCGGCTGGCGCCGACGGAGACGCGCCGGTCATGTGCGCGCGCTATCTCAACGCGTGCGAGGGCATCCTCTATCGGCGATCGGACGTGGCGCGCGCGTCTCGTGACAGGGCGTCGGCCGCCAAGACCTCGGCACGCCAGGGACGTCGCGTCGGCACCGACCGAACGCCTCCTGTCCCCTCCAGCCACCAAGGCCAACGCCAAGAGACCGCGGGCGCCTCCAATGTATCCGACAGCGCGTCCGAGACGGACGACGCCGAATGCCTCGTGGTGTTTGTGCTGCAAAAGGACGCCGCGCTCGATGCGCTCGTGGAGCGCGTGCTGCGCCAACGCCCGACGGCGCGCCGCATAAAGTGCGTGGTCGAATGCGAGGCCGCATTTGTCGCGCCACCCGCAGGTTGGAGGCCGCCGCCGAGTGTTCCGCCGGGCGGCGTGCGTCTGCTCCGGTGCGCGATCGAGCGGCTCCGTACTGACAAGACCGACCCCAACGTGCGCTACACCGTGCGGCAGACCCTGCTCAACATCGACGAGGCCATCGCCTATGCCACCGTGCGCGCGGCGCTCTGTCGCCCGCGCGCGCCCATGCTCTGAACGTCGGCGCCGGCAGTGGCGCCCGGCTCCCCCCTCCTCCTTTTTCTTGCGTGCAGCGGGAGCCCGCCCCTTGTCTCGCCCGCTCTTTGTGCTGTCTGCTTTTTTCTCTCTTTTTTCTTTTTGCAACAAAGCGCAAAAGAGCCAACGCGAAATCAGAAAGTGAGAAAAATGCGAAAAAGAAGAAGCAGCGGCGCCCGGAGCACCAAAAGGGGGCGCGCTCGTGGTCGCCCGTGCGCAAAAAGAGTCGACGCCCCATGCCGCCATCAGGAAAAAGAAAGCACACAAAAAAAGAAGGGGGCGTTGGGCCAAAAAGATTCGCGCGCATAGTCTGGCCAAACTATGGCGCCCACAGCCCAAATGGACACAAAAGAAAGAAAAGGGGTGGCCCGCCTGCTCCCAAAAAAATTTTGAATCGCGCGCGCAGCCCCACGGGCACGCGCACGCGCAGGCGGGCGACGGAGGAGGCGCGGTGAATCGTTGCCCGCCTTTTTGCAGCCCTCCTAGGGAAAAGCCACACAGGTTGCCCGCGCCTGTTTCTTTTCGCTCGTTGCTCGTTGCCGCTGTTCCGCGCACAACCAAAAGAAGAGGAGGGAGAAGAAAGAGACCACACGGGACGCGAAAGCCCCAGCAGCACACACGCACACGCACACAAAGAGACGCAGAGAAGGGGACTCAACAATGGCAAGCCGCTCACGCTCCAGCCGACGCCGCGCGCCCGTCGCCGCCGCCGCCTTTGTCGATGACGACGACTACTACGACGACGACAACATCATGGGCGGCGTCCACGATGAAGGAAACGGCGGTGCTTATGGTTATGCTGTTGACGACAGGGCCAACGCCAATGCCGGCTCTTATGTCGACGACAGAGCCTATGCTGTTGGTCAGTTTGCGCCCGCGATCGGCGAGGCAGAAGATGCCAACGGCTCCGCGACGGCCAGCACCGGACTAGCGGCGCTGCTTCCGGCACCCATGCGCGGTCGGCCCGCAGCCGAGGATCGCGCTCAGGGCCGCGGCCCACTCGAATTGCAGTCGGCCGCCGAACTCGACAACCTCATGTCGACCGACGACAATGCCGTCGTCTACTTTTACAAACCGGAATGTCCCTACTGCAAGATGTTTGCGCCCGACTACGAGGCCCTGGCCACCGAGGTGCACCGCACCAACCTCGGATCGCCCGTGACCGCAGCGGCGGGCATCGCGCCCGTGCCCATCGTCATGGCGCAGATCGACGGGGCGCGGCACCGCGACGCCATCAACGCGCTGCGCGACGGGTTCCTGGGAGCGCGCTACGGGCGCGGCTATCCGACGGTGCTCTTTAAGCGCGGAGCCGACAAGGTGGGCGTCACGTGGGACTCGACCCAGCCGCGCACGCGCGAGAACATCGCGCGCCTCATGAGCCGCTTTTACGACGACCCGACCTTGGCGCCGATGGACACGGCCGCCCTGGCCAACACCATGCGCAACCCCGAGCCCGAATTCATCTACTTTGGCAGCGACAACCTGACGCTCGTGCCGCGCTTTGTGCGCCCGCTCGATCCCTCCTATGTCAACATCGAGGACGCCCTGGCGACCATGACACTCCTGTTTAGCGCCGATGCGCCCTTGGCCGCGCGCGGCGCGTTCTACCCCGTCAACCAGGCCGACCGCAAGGACATCCCCATCCCGGCCATCGTGCAGGTGACCCAGAACGGCGAGCGCCTCAACCCGCTCGTCACCTACAGCAACCGCGACGCGCACCGTTGGGCGGCGGCGGCCCTCGCCGACCAGTTGGGGATCGTGCCACCCGTGGCTCCGCCCGTGATGCAGCAGCAACAGCAACAACAGCAGCAGCAGATTGGGGGACGGTCGCGCAGACGGGCCACGAGGACGGCGGGTTCGCGTGCCGATGCCGGACCGGCCTTTGGTAATGCCTTTCTAGGACTCGCTCGCTAGCGCGCCCGCAGCCCATCGGGTCGAGGACAGGGAGAGCCCACGCGAAAAAGCGCGACGTGGCAATCGGGTTGCATTTCCTTTTTCTTTTTAAAAAAAAGTGTGCCTGGTGGCGTGCCCACAGAAATATATACACATAAAAAAAGACATGGACCACAACAACAACAAACACGCGCGCCCAACGGGCCAAACCCCACGACCGCGCATCGGCCCGTGTTTTACCGTCTTTTTATTTTTCCCAGCAACAAAAAAGGCTGCCATTTGCTTGCGGGGCGCGCACCGTCGCCTCTGCCTTGTCGGCACGACTGCCAATGATTTTTGCGGACAATGGTGCCGTTGGTCGTCGAACAACAAGATGGACAAGTAAGAGACACAAAACCTTGGCGGGTGTCGGGTTGTTGCCTCTCTCTCTCTCTCTCGCTCTTTTTGCGTGTCTTTTGCCTTTGTAAAAAAAAGCATATGCGAGCATTTGGTGGCGTCAGTGTGCTTTTTTCGTTATGCGCGCCTGGCGCACGCGCACATACAACCAATCACCTGCGCCCCCAAAAAGGCAGGCGGGAGAAAAAAAGAGAAAAGAGTCCACAAAGAGAGCATAAAGCGACACGAAAAAAAGGCACATGCGTCTGTTTGTATTGTTTCCTCTGGTTTTTTCCCTTTTCAGCGCCCGACCGATGGAATGCGCGCATATTTGCTGCCAAGAGACAAGGCGCAAGAGCGCCGGCACGCGCGGCTGCTTTTTGTGGTGGCCCTCTGGGCCTTTTTCTTCCTTTGTTTCACCCGTTTTTTGCACCTGGGCAACCGAGCGGTGGCAGCCAACGCCTGCTGGGCTGCGCGAATCGCGCCATAATTCCATCCGGGTCCAAGGCAGAAATCCAAAGGCGCAACAAAACGGCAGCCAAAGGTGCGCACGAAAGCACATCCAAAGGCTGTCCAAAAGTGCAATCTCGGTCAAAAAAAAGGGTGGAAAGCGACAGCGACGCAACAAAGGCAACCAACAACGACGCGGTAAAGGGGGCAATCTCTTGACATCCCTATACTGTATTTTGTCGTCTTTTCTTCCTTTGGCTGTTTTGCGTCGCCAACACACAACAAGGAGCACGAGCGCGGCAGACACAAAGGAAAAAGGGAGAGAGGTACGAACAAAAAAAGGCAACCGGGAGATCTTTACGACGCCCCGGGATTGTGGGAAAAAGGGAGGACCCGCAACAAGATAGCCGACGGCGTCAGGAAGAGACAGGAAACAGGCAAAACACCAAAAAAAAACCAAAAGAGAGAGGCACCAACCGGGACGACAACAAGGAGACAAGAGAAAGAGAAGACAGACACGCCGGGTGGGATCTCATCGCAACCAGGAGCAATGTGCTACTCGCAACCCATGTCGGCCGTTCTGGCCATCGGCGGCTGGGCCATCGTCGCATGGCTCGTGATTCGGCGCCGTGGCGTCGAGACCGCGCGCGTACCGCCGCTCGTCTATCCGTACGCCTTTTACGCGCTCATGGAGACCCTCCAGGCGCTGCAGTACAGCGTGCTCGACCAGTGCGGCCAGCCGGTCAACTATGCGCTCACGCTGGTCGCTCACGCGCTCGTCGCGGTGCAGCCGTGCATGTGGAACCTCTATCGGTTGGCGCGCGCGCGTGCCGCTGTTGCGGCTGCGGCGCGGGCCGTCGACGTGCGCGAGACGCAGCGTCAGCGTGACGCCGCGGCCGTCTTTGCCGCCGCCGCCGGCATGTCGGCCGTGTGGGCCGTGTTCTTCACCATCCGGCTGCTGCCGCCGAATCCGGTGCGCGGCGTGCTGCCGGCGACGGCCACCTTTACCACCATGCACACCGACGAGATCATGGTCGGTCCCGAGGTGTGCACCATGGGCGGACCCACCCACCTCTTTTGGGTGTTGCCCTACGCGGCGCGCAACGGCCTCGAGGCCAACTTTTTCGCCTACCTGCTCTTGTGGTTCTACCCGGCGCTCCACGAGCCACGCGGCGCCCTCAAGTTGGCCTACTGGATGGCGCAGGTCGTCCTGGTCAACGTCACGGCCGGCTCCATCCACGAACTGCCGACGGTGTGGTGCGCGCTCTCGGTGCCCATCCTCTTGCTCATCCTCTATCTCGACCGAGCCGATCTCTTTGGCGCACGCGGTCCCAGCGCTCGCAACCACGCAACGCGGTAATCGGCGCTGTAAAAAAATCGCCCACGATCACAGAATAGATGCCTTTTCTATTCAACCTTCGGCCTCCTTTGCCTTTTTTTTCCTCCTTTTCTCTTTGTGTGCCTTGTGGCGATGGTGGTGGTGGGGTGTCGCCAGTCTTTGAAGCGCCTTTTCCTAAATCCTCTTGTTGCTGTTGTTGTTATTCCCCTTTGTGTGTCATGCCCAGCAGCACTGTCCAGTTTTTTTGGGTGCACAGCACAGAGAGCACCGACCACATGACGGCGGGCGCTGTGCGTGCGGCCACAAACAGGCCGTTGCCTTTTTTGGCACCGCGCCCTCATTGTGTATTTTTTCCTTTTTTCTTTCTTTTTTCTTGCGCATGTATGCGTGCCGGTGCAAATGGGGCATGGACAGAGAGGGCGCACAACGAAAGGAAAAAAAGAGGGGGGGGGCGACGGGCTAAACGTCCTTGTGGCAGACAAACAGAGAGTCGCCGGCGACAAAGGCCGTAAGACATACGGGCACGCCGTCGCCGTAATCGACGCGTACGCGCACGCGCGGCCATGTCGGGTGCACCGCAAAGCGCGAATCGCGCGCCGACGCAAACTGGCGCCGCATAGCCAGTGCGTCACGCCCCGCAATCGAAAACACGGTGAGGCGCCCTTTATAGCCGTCGTGAAAGAAAACGCCGCCGGCGTCGCGGTCGGCGCCGGATGCACCGTGCGCGCGTTCAAAGTGCCAGCGGGCGGCCGTCCCCGTTACCTTTTCCCAGTCGTCCTCGCAAAAGGCGAAACAAGGGCGTTCGGGCGGCCCGTACATCCCGTACTCGTGCACATTCTCGGCAACGACGCACGCCCAATGCCAGGCGGCAATGCGCAGGGCGTCGCGTTGATCAATGGGGCGCAACCAACCGCGCGGGCACGCCGCCGTGTCGCTGCAGCGATTATCGCCCACAGCAGAGCGACCCGACGGGCCAGCGTGCGTCGAGGGCGTCGTGCAGCCACAACACGAGACCCATAGTGGCGGGCATGCCAGCCAATTGTCTGTGCCATCGTCACCCTCCCCGTCGTCGTCGTCGTCGTCATTCCAGCCAGTTTGCTCGCGCGCATCCGGAGCGACGTGCGACACACACGTTTCCACCGCCGCCCCAGGGCGGGGCGGCACCAAAAGTGGCCGGCAAAAGGGAGACGGCAGATTCGCCTGTAAGATGCCGTCGACAAGGGCAAAAGGCACGCACGCCCGCAAACACATATTGAAAAGGGACCGAGGCGACGTGCGCAACGCATCGCGTCCCTCAAAGGCGGCAAAAAGGCGCGACGGTGCCAAGTCGGCCAGGATGCGCGTCAAAATCGGATCCATCGGCGGCTGACGGAATCGCGCCGTCATGACGAGGCTTTTTGTGTCTTCTTATTCCTTCCTTTTTTTTCCTTTATGCAGACGCCGATCACGCGTCGCCCCGTCGTGGTTGGTTGGTCTTTTGGTTGGGCCTATCGCCCCAAATGGCCTTTGTTTGCGCCAGGCACCGCGCAAAAAAAGCACGGACCTATCTGACGCGCGCCAACAGGGCCTCCCCGCCCCGTCCTCCTCTCTAAAAGCATCGGCCGGCCTTTCCTCTGATCCGTCTTTTTTTTGGCCATACGATGCGAGAAAAGGGCACTGTTTTATGGGCGCCTTCTTTACCCCCCCGGGAGCGGGTGCGCCACTTTAGGCATCTTTTTTTCTCTTCCAAAAAGAAAAAAGAGAAATGCGCGATGGTCCTATATGGTCACGGCCGCCTGCTCACGGCCCACGCGCCGTGTCGAGGCCACATGCTTTTTTCCATTTTCCTTGTTTTGTATTTTGGAAGAAAGGAACCAAAAAAGGCGACGGGAGGCCAGGAGAGAGGATGGCCCATGCCAAAAGGCGATGCAACGGCAGGTATCCCGATCAATGTTTGTGACCGCACCCAAATCATGAGGGTAGAAAAAAGTCATGACAACCACGGTGGAGGGCCGCCGAGCGGGTAGGCGACCTTGCGACCGTCGGTCATGCGTATCCACGCCCCCGACTGGCGGTGTGCGCGCAACCGTTCGGCGGTGGCGTGGCGAAAGTCAATGATCGGCGTGGCATGGTGCTCGTCTCCAGACGATGGCGGCGGCGCAGATCTCTTGTCGTCTGCGCCCGGTTGTCGATGAGGGCGTGACGTGTCGGTATTGGCCGTGGTCGTCGCCCACAAACTCGTTGCCATGGTTCCACCGGCTTATGGCTTTTTTCCTTTTTTTTGTTTTGGCGCCCCAAGTCGTCGCGTCGGTCCCCCCGCGTGCAGGCTCTCCTTTTTTCGTCCTCTCCAACAATGACGAATCCGATGGAGACGCGCGCGCCTGCTGATTTTTCTGCTGTCGTTGTGGCTCGCTATCTTTTGCCTTTTTGCTTTCATGCTTTTTGTTTGTCCCTGCTTCGGTGCCGAATTGGCCACCCAATGAAAAAAAAAAGAGAAAGAGCGGGTGCGCCTTGCTGTCGGTTTTTTTGGCCGACGCAAACACCGAGCGCGCATACGGCGGACCGAGCGGCTGCATGAAAAAAAAGCGCCACCATCTTTTTTGGTCGCCACGCAGAGCGCATCCGCCTATCCCGTTGCGTCTCGGCTCGCTCTCTTTTATTTTTATTTTTACGCAATAAAACACGCGTGTGTGTACTTGTGCCTTCCTTCTCCATTGTGCGATCCGCGCGGCCGCGCCATTGCCATTTGGGTCAAGAAAAAGGGAGCGACACACGCACGCACATACGCATACACACCCACCAAAGAGACAAAAGAGGCCCAATAGCAACGGCATCATGACCGAGCAAAACAAGACGGTCCTGCCGTTGGCGTCGGTGACCACAGGCCCGGCAGCAGCGGGCGATCCGGTCGCGAAACCGGCGTCGAGCGCGGCCGCGCAGCCGTTTTCGATCGTGGTGGCCATGACCGCTTCGCGCGCCATAGGTCGAGCCGGCAAACTGCCGTGGGGTCGACTGCCCAAAGAGATGGCCGACTTTCGCAATCTCACGCGTACCACCGCCGACCCGAGCAAGACCAACGCATTGATCATGGGCCGTCTCACCTTTGATTCGCTGCCTCGGCGCCGGCCCCTGCCCGGACGCATCAAAGTCGTCCTCACCCGGCGGCCGCCCGGCGCCGATACTTATCCCGAGGGCGTCTTGGTGGCGTCGAGCCTCGACGACGCCCTAAACATGGTGGCTCATGCCGAAAAGGTGTTTGTCATTGGTGGCGCAAAAGTCTATGCCGACGCCGTCGTCCATCCTGCCTGCGCCGGCATATGGCTCACGCACATCTCTGACCCCGACTATTCCGACGCCGACGCGTTTTTCCCGCCGCTGCGCAAAGACGCCGGGTTCAATGCCCCCAGGGCCGTGGACAAGCCCCAGCAAGAGTGCGGTGTCTCTTACCAACGCTTTTACCAAACTCGACGCACTGCCCATGAGGACAAGTAAAGTCGACACGCGCCATAACAAAGAGTCGCTCCATTCTTTTTTCTGGCTCTCTTTGTTAGGGGAAAAAAAAAGAAGGCGGCTCCTCGACGAGCGAAGCCAAGTTTTTCTGATCTTTGCCCGTTTTTGTCCGCCGCCTTTTTGGTGTGTGCCTGCATTGTTGTGGCCCCGATGCAAAGAGACGAGGCGGGTGTTTTTTCCTTTTCCCAAAAGGCCGCGTGCGCGGGTATCTTTTTTCTGTGCAGACAAACTGGGAGATGGCGCAGGATGCGGCGGGCGCCGTTGTGCGCTCCGTGCCAAACATGCAACAACAAGACAACGCCACACACCGATCGCGTCGCACAGCCCTCCAATCACAAAGAGGAGAAAAAACATAAGGGAAAAAGGGCGGCCACCAAGGTCACTGGCGCGTGGTTGTGCTCTCGGCCCGATCGCCGGGACAGGTGCACGCGATACGTGGATTTTACCTCGCCCACTCCCCAGTGGCTTTATCTTTTTTTTCGTTTTCTTTTCACGCCACGACAAACAGCGCCACGGCGGCGCCAACAAAAAAAGAAGGAGACTCGGGGGCCTCTGCCACTGTTGCTGTCGTTGTTGTTGTTGCAGTTTATCACTGTACGCCGACCATGTCTTTCGACAAATCGTTTGCTGCCGTACACGACCGCCCGCGTCAAGAGCATCAACAGGATGCAGCCACACATCCGACAAGCGAAATAGTCGAGTTTATGGACAGGCATCTGCTTGCGCTGCCCGACGAACTGCTGCTCACGCTCCTCGGGGCTCTGTCGGACCCGGTCGCGCTGGCCTGTGCGGCCCAGACGGCGCGCGGGCTCGAACGCCTGTGCCGTGACGATGCGCTGTGGCGTCGTCTCTACGAGCAGCGGTACGGGCAACCGATCCACGATCACTTTTCCGAGTTTGGCAAGGACTGGCGTTGGCTCTATCGGGCGCGTGCGACGCGGGCCGACCCCTCGGCGCCGACAAGCATAGGCTGCGCCACCGTAAAGCCAAAGAACCATTACTTTTGTGGCGAATTGCGCCGGGGCGTGCCGCACGGGTACGGGGTGCGCGTGCGCGTCACCCTTTCAGGCGCCGATGACGCCGTCGACCCGCGCGCCGCGTTTGACCTCCCTCGCGACCGCCTCGGGACGCGTTCCGAGGGCCAATGGGTGAACGACACCAGACACGGCCGCGTGTTTCAGTACAAGCCGAGCGGCAGCCGATACGAGGGCGACTTTGCCAACGACTCGTATCATGGCAACGGCACATTCTTTCACAACGACGGGCGTGTGTATCGCGGCGCATACGAACACGGCAATCGCAAAGGCGTCGGCGTGGAAGAGTACCCCGACGGTCGCCGCTACCGAGGTCAGTGGTACTCAAAGAGACACGGCGAGGGCACCATGACCCTGCCCGACGGGCGATCCCATCGCGGCCTATGGCGCGACGGAAAACCTCATGGTTGGGGCGTGCACACGTGGCCCAACGGCCAGCGCGTTGAAGCCACGTGGCACAATGGCAAACCGCGTGGACAGGGCATGCTTGTGACCGCCGATGGCCGGTGCTTTGTCGAAGACGACGCCAAAGTGGTCTTTTGCCTCGGCGGCGTCATGATCCCCGCTGACGCCGGCGACAATACCCACAAGGGCGACGACCATTGGGGCGCGCATCTCAAGCGCACGCATGTGACGCCTTGCACAGACGGGGCGCACCAGCGCACCCTCGTCACAGACTACATCGACGGATCGCGGCTGCTCGCCTGCTGGGACAGCGGCGGTTTGTGCGCTCACCGCGTCGCGTTCCATTCGTCCTCGTGCGTAACCGCCGATCGTGCTCTTTCAGGGCAACACAACGGCAACGAAAGCGTTCACGCCGCGGTCGCGTCAGGCAAGTGCATGGCATGCCTGTGGGATGCGTGCGCGCGCAAAGTACGCCCTGGCGAGTGGTACTTTTCGGCGCATGCCTAGGCGGCCTTGCTTCTCTCTCTCTTTTTTTTTTTGGTGTGTCGGTGCTTGGGGCGTTGACACAAAAATCCAAAAGAAAAAAAAAGAAGAAACACATCTCGCCGTCAAACAACCAACGTGGCCCGACCGGTGCTTGCCTGTGGTTGGTCGGTTAGCAGTCGGCCAAGGGCCACAGTCGGCCGGTCAGCCACGACCAAGTCGGATGTAGGCAATGTCTGCAAACCCAATGGACCGGAATAAAATGGAAGAAAAATCCCGACGGCAACTAAGAGGCTTGCGCGAATCAAACTTGATTTGTACATTCCGAGAGTGTGAACCTGAACGCAAAATGGGCCTGCCGACCCGTGCAAACTCGCGCTCGTGTTCGGGTTCAGGCCCGAATAACCTGTTTTATCCGACTATTTCCATTTTTCTATTGGGATGCTGTTTGTTGACTGGCGTCTCGATTCCCACAGGCAACGGCTAAACCCGCAGTCAACCGGCCCTTAGTCAAAAAACAGAGTAGCCAGCTGGTCGGGTGTGATCGGTTGATATCCGCAAGCACGGACCCGGCACGCCAAAGGGAGGCAGGAATGGAAAGGGTCAATAATAAAGGAAAAAAAGAAAAGGGGCTGGCAACTGTCTCTGAAGGTGTCTGTGCCCCCGCGACCCCTTTTCCCCGTTGGCCCTTTCTGCCTCTTGCCAAAGGCAAAAACACGGCGGCGTGGGGCGCGCCCGATGGCCGACAGACACGGCTCGCCTCGACCAGCCAGAGCCCACCACCACGTGTCCCAATCAGGACGCGCCACTTTTTCTCTGACCGTTATGATTTTTTGTTTCCTTCTGGCGTCCGAGGACGCACGGCGCCGGTCCGTTTGCGGTCGGTTCTTTTTTTTCTGCCTCGTGTCGATCGGGGCGGGCGGCATCATCCTCTCTCCGTGGCGGTCCGCCGATTGGCTCGGCGATTTTTTTCTTGTCGTACCGTGGGTCCGCCCCTCTGCGCGTCCCCCGTGGCTTTGTCCTCTTTTCTCTTTCTTTGCGGCGCAACGCAAGCGCGGCCCTCGCCGTCACACATAAAATAGGCCACCTCTTTCGGCGCCGGGAGCGCGTGCGGCCCCAAAGACACGAGGAAAAGCGGGAAAAAAGTCGGTGCCCATTTAAAAAAGAAAAGGAGAAAGGGATGTGGCTGCGCATGACACAGTCGGGCATCCGTCTGGCGGGGACCTATGCCATTCTGGCGGTCGTGATCGTGGGCGATGCTGCCATCGTTGCGTGGTCGCTGGCGACCGGCACCGCCGACATCCTGAGCCTCGTCGGCATGCTCGTCATCTTTGACCTCGCGGCCTATGTCTACGTCCAGATTCCGTTTGCCGTGGCCCACATCATTCGCGGAGAGCGCGGCGAAAGGTGCTTGCACGCGCAACGCCTCGCCTACGTACTCGGCGGCGATCCCGATGCCGACGCCAAGCGCGCACGCGCCAAACCGCACTGGCGCAGACGCTTGCGTCGGTGCGGGCGCGCGCGACCATGGTCGCCATCGGTCCCCGGGGTCGTTGCCGGGCATTGGCAAGACGTAACGCCCTCGGAAGGCGAACCGTTCTATGCCATCAGCATCGACCGATGTCGGCGACTGGCCAAGGGCCTGTACGAGATCCGCGGTACGGGTCGCCACGCGCCAGGCGACACTATTCTCTGTGGATACGTCAACAGGAACGGTGCCACGGGCGAGACGCGTCTAGCATGGGGGAGCGCACACATCATGGCCGGCGGCACCGTGGTCTCGTATCGCAGCACGGGCATGTCTCTCGAACACAGGGCCGTCGTGGACGACACGCGCAGCCCCGCCGCCATCGCGGGCGTCCTCTACGTTGTCAATGAGGAGGATAACGGCGACGGCCTGCTGCCAGCCGCCGACACTCGTTGTCTCCGTTTCGTCTTGCATCGTGTCGACGTCGATGTGTGATTGATTGTGCCGGGCGCCGCGCGCGCATCCGACAATGGAAAGAGACAGGTGCCAACATAAAAAAAAGAGAAGAGTCCAGCCGCACCCGCCATCGACCCTAGAAACAAACCAAGCCACAGCGCGCGATCCGCACAGCGCGTTGCGCATAATCCCCTCACGGCCCAAACGTGTCTTTCTCTCCTTCCCAGATGAAAAAAACTACAAAGAAAGAAAAAGGATAACGCCCTACCTATTTGCCGTCCTCTCTTTTTTTCTGTCCTTTTTTCCTGGTGTCGAGGGTCGCACCGAGGAGAGGCCAATGGGGGGGGGGACATCCATTGCATGTCGTCGGCTTTGTTGTGGGCTCGGGCGGTCGACAGATGAGGCCGCGCTCAATGCTTGCGGGTTATCTGGTCGGCCAAGTCTGGCTGGCCAGATAATCCGCGCTGGATCAACTGCGGCTCGGTTTATGCCGGCAAGACTCGAACCCGCATCATATTCATCCCAAAGACACAGCACGAAAACTGCAAGTTCTCGACGCAGAGCGCGCAATTGTCGGACAAAAACCCGACACCTAAATCCGAACCCGGACGCAAGTCGGCCGCGCTCGCTGTCGCATTCGGGCTAGCCATCGCAAATAAAAATCGGGAATGCACAGGTCGGGCTCTGTTTGCGCGCCTCTCCTGTTGCGATTGTTTCTGCCTTTTTTTATTGCAGTTTGCTTATCTGTCAAGAATGCCGTGAATGCGGCCCAGCCGTGCCGGACCGGCCAAGAGTCTTGGCCGACCCTATTAGCCAACTAGCCACAAGCAAGCACCGACCGCATCCGTGGGCGCAATTCAGAGAGGCACGATTTTGCCGACAACCTCGGTGCGCAGAGGCACGGCACGCCCGTCGAGCGCCTGGACCCTGAGGACATCGGGAAAGGGTGCCGCGTCGTCGCCGAGGCTAATCAGCACAAAGGGTTCGCCTCTGTCGTCGGCCTGCACGCTGATCGCCCACACGTCTCGGTGCCCTCCCCACATTGACATGGCCTCGCAGCGCACCGCCGCGATGACGTCGTCCTCTTGCTCTCGGTGCACGCTCATGGACGCTCCGTTGTCGTCGTTGGTTTGTTTTCGGCACCCTTTTTTCCGTTCGTTGTCACCACCACGATCGACCTTTTGGCGTGCATTTTGTTGCGCCTGCTGGGGCGCCTTTTTTTCCCTTTGATTGGCCGCCATCGTCCAACAGCCCGCAGAAACCTTTTGTCCTTTTCTTATTTGCGCTGGGGCGATGCGCTGCCAGACAAAGAAAAAAAGCGATTCGCAGGCCGTGTTTGGTTGTCTCTTTCTTTTTTTTAGAGGAAGGGAAGGGGAAAAAAAGAGTCTTTCTTTTATAGGCGGTGTGCGCGCCGTGGTCATGCCGGCGCGCGTCCCTTTTGATCTAGGGTCGACAGCCGTCGGCCTCGTCGTCGCTCGTGCTGCGCAGATCACTGTCGGCGTCGTCGTCGGTCCAAAACCACGCGCGCCCGCGGTCGATGGAAAAGGCAGCAACGCAGCGCGACAGACACGCCGCGCCCATTACCATGCACTGGTGGTCGTCGCACTCGGGCGCTTCGAGCGGCGAGATGAGCAGCTGGAGCCGACCGCCGTCATCGCCGCCACCTGCGCTCCTGTCATCGTCGCGCCCGTCGTTGAGCGGGCGGGGCCTATGCCACAGCGTGTAGGCCCACGGTGGGACATCGAGGCGGACGCGGCCGCCGCTGCCGGGTTTGTTGGGGTCGCGGTGGAGCACGACCGATAGATGGGGCAGGCGGGAGACGGCGCGCGCGAGCGCTCGCCGCCCGCGTTCCACCGACGCACCGCCGCAAAAGAGGCCCGACGCGTCGGCGATCTGCTCGGCGATGGCGTCGTAGAGTTCGCGCGGCACGCACAGCCCCGGCACTTCGGCGTGCACGATGGCCGGCAGGGGTTCGAGAAAGTCGAACCGCACCCTGCCGACGCTCAAACCGGCGGCCGCGAGCGCGAGGATGCCCTTTTCGTCACCGGGCGCTGGAACGAGGGCGCACGACACGGCGCCCTCGGGCGGCTCCGCCGCCGCGCCCAGCGCCAGCCACGAATCCTCACGCCGCCGTCGGTGTCGTCTCGCTTCTTGTTCGTGCGCCATTCTGTCGCCGGGCGACTTGCGTCCCGACTGGTCGCGGCGGTCGTACTCTTGTCGTCGTTCCTGACCGCCCTCGTACGAGCGGTGGTCGTCGGCGCGAATCCATGCCGACGGGCGCGGGTGATCCAACCGGAGGGCAAAGAGATCGACGGGCAGTCGCAGGTGGGCAAACAGCGACCGGCGATCGGGTCCGCCGAGGAGGCCGACACGGCTGGCAAAGCGGCCGCGCCCGACGTAAAAGTCGAACCGGCGCGCGCGGATGGCCGCCGTGGCGCCGCCGCCGGCCGGGTCCTCCACCGGGATCACCACGTCCGAACAGTAGAGTTGGGCGCGCTTGGCCGGCAGCGAGCACACGAGGTCGTTTGCGGGCACACGCAATCGTGCCTCGCGTAGGTCGTGGGTGGACACGGTGAGCGTGCGACGCGTGGTGCTCACTGCCACCCACACGGCCTGACCCGCAATGCACACGGGCAGTTGCCACGTGCGCCGGCGACGCGCCAAAGGCACGACGAACCCGTCGGCGTTGAACAGCGGTGCTAGAGGCACGGAGCGGGTCCCCTTGCTGTCGGATCGACCGTGTCGGTCGTTGCCCGTGTGATGGGCGCCATCGTTGCCGATACGCGACTCGATACCGTGCGCGGTGGCGTGCCCGTCTTGCACGTGCCGGCGCCGTTCACGCTCGTCGCCCCTTCTGGCGGCCTTTCTCGAGTCTCTGTCTCTAATGACGGCAGTGGTGTGGTTGTCGCCGCCGCCCGTTTGCGTTGCATCGCGCGCAGGCTCAAACCCCGCGGGCGATGGTGCGGTGGCGTCGGGTACACTGTGGTGCCCTGCACGAGGAGACGAGACAGGCCTTGCGTGCGTCTTGCGTGGTCGCTTGGCGCGTCGGGCTTTGGCATGGGACGGCACGCGCGGCGCCACCGCCGTCGGCGCGACGGTATCGCGTCGTTCGCCACCGCCGCCGGCAAATTCGGCAGCGGCGACGACCGGGTCGTGCAGCCAGCGGACGTCGACCGGCGCCAATCCATTGGTGGGCACGAGGGCGTTGCCTGCATCCACGCGCCCGTTGCCGTGTACGTAGCCATAACCATAGCCGCCGCCATCATTGTCCAAATGGTAGTCGTTTGTGTCATCATCAAATGTGCCCGGCGGCGGCAGCGCCGAGGCGTCGACCAGGCGCGACGGCGCGGCGTCCGAATTGAAAAAGGGCATCGATGACGACGAGGGCGTCGACGGCAACACCAGATCGCTGTCTGACGAGTCCTCGCGCGAGGCGCTACGGTTTGTGTTGGGGTTGTCGTCGCCGGCATCACTGCCACGCCCGCGATCGTTGCGGTGGCCATAATGCTGGCCGCCCCGCGTGCGACCCTGATCGCGAAACGGCGCGTTGCGATAGTCGCCGTTGTTGTCGTTGTGCGACGTGCGCATGCCCGCGAGGTCGTCGTCGTCGCGCACGCAGGTCGCGTCGCCATAGGCGGCCGATGTCGTCGATGCGTCGCTCGGGAGGTCGCTGGGTCGTGTGCGAGTTGCATCCGTGCTGCTGGTCTGGGCGCCAAAGGCAGTGCTGCGGTACGTCGACGGCACGTCGTCCATGGCCCATATGTTGGCGGCGGCATGTCCCGGTGCGTTGGCGTCGCGCGACCGCCAGGGATCTAGATGCACGGCATCGACAACAAAGAGTCAGCACAAAAAAAAGGGAACACTGGCGCCATTCCTACTGTGCGTTGGCGGCAACAGAAGGGCAAGAGGAAAAAAACAAAACAGGCCAACGAAAAAAAAGTGGAGATGCACGATCAGAGAGGGAGCGCGCGCATGCGTGCGGGTCAACTGCGACTGCCAGAAAAAAAAGGAAAGAGGAGGCGAAAAAAAGTCAAAGCACCTTGTTGGTGGGCCGCGCTCATGGCCTACGGCGAGCCGGGCGGGCGATGGTGGCTGTTTTTTGGCGCAACGATCCACCTGCACGCGCGCGCTACCGGCAAGTTTTGGGCCTTGATTTCCCCGGCGCAGGAAAAGGACAGAACGCAAACACCTTTTTCCCAGTGGGCGCAGTTGAGGCACCGCGTGCACCCCGCGTCGGTCGGTACGGTTGTATGGCCGACGGGCTTGATCGGTCGGCCAACCTGCGACCGCCCAAGAAAAGGAGGGATTTCGGGGGGGGGGGAGTGGGGTGCACACACAAGACGGTCGGATAGCGGAAAGAAAGAGTCAAGAAAGAGAGTTTCGGCCACTGGACCTGTGCGCGTGTGTATATTGCCTCCCTCGTCGGCCTCGCGCGCAGGCCCGTCCTTTTCCACGGAGCGGCGTCGGGTTTGGCGCGTGCCCGGCCACGCCGCCGCCACAGCACATTGTGTGCGATCCCTTTTCGTCTTCCTCTCTCTTTTTTTCTTGGATCTTTTTTTTCCTTTTGTGTTTGTTGGCTGGTGCTCCTGCGCGGCGCAAGAAAGAATGCGTGCCATGCCGCATACGCGGCCGTTCAGCATCGTTGTTTTGGACAGGCAATCACGCTCATTTGGCCGCCGATCTGATGGTGGCAAAAAGGAGAGGCGTGCGCGCGTCTTTGGATGCTCTCGGGTGGGTTGTGCCTGTTTTTCTGGTTTCTGCCTTTTTTCTCCCTCTCTGCACGAGTCCCTTTCCCGTTGCCGTGCATCGTGAAGGGCAGAACAACGACCATCGGATCCGGGCGGCATTGCTCCGAGCGCGCAACTCAAACCGACGCGCCAAAAAATGCCGGGCATTGCGGTGCCTGGAGTCCTGCGCGCCCAACACGTGAAAAGAGACAGCGGGGCGCATGACCCTTTTTTGATAATTGGTTCTTTGCCTCTTGCCGTCTTGGCTGTCTCTCGTGCCAACAGAGAAAAAGACAACAAAAAAGAAACAAAAAAAAAAGAAAACAAAAGGCACCGCTGCAGACAAGGCACTATCCCAAGAGAGGGCCAAGGAAAAAAAAGAGACAAATATTGAGCGAAATGTGCGCCACACATTTTTTTCTTTCGTATCGTTGTCATCGCAGAGAAGAGAGATTGAGAGAGAGAGAGAAACCGGCAAACATAAAAGACGGTCGCCTCCTTGTCCGCGGCACCAAAAGACAAGGGCGAAAAAAAAGGAAACAAAGAGCGAGAGCAAGCGCGCGCAAGAGATTTATGCTTGCTTTGAGGGCGGCGATGCAGGCGCTTCCAAAGGCGCGCCTGCGACGTCGCTGGAATCGGACCGTGCCTGGATGTCGCCGCCGTTTTCATTGTCACCACCGGCGTTGTCATTGGCGTTGCTGTTGCTGGCGCTGTCGTCGACAATCGGCATGCGGCGCTGCATGCGTTCAAAGTAGGGACCAACGACGACCGCGTCAAACGGCATAAACTCTTGGACGAGACGTCTTTCCGTGTCGTCGGGGCCAATGGCATCGTCGTGCTGGTAGATGGCATGGAGGCTGATAAGCGTGCGCCGTTCGTGCGGGCTCTGACCCACGGCGCCCATGTCCAACAGCCGGTGGTCGGCCTGCGCCGGGTCGGCGACGGTCGTCGCGGCAGCCACGCCCGGATTGGCGGCAGAGGCCGACGGCGATGCCGTTGGCGCGTTCATGACGTGGCGGTCGACATAGCGCCACAGGCGACGACGATCGACGAGCAAGAAGCCGTCGTCAATCTCAAAGGCCACCAGGTCGACGTGCGACCCGGTGAGCCAACCGGGGGCGTCTGGGTCCGGCCCGGCGGTCTGCACCCACAGGCGATCGTACTGCACGGGCGTGTCGGGCGGATCGCGCGGGTCCAGCCGCTGCGCCGGCTCCACGCGCACCCAAAAGGCCGCCTTGTCATAGGGGCCGCGTGCCACGTACAGGTGCACGTGCTGGTAAAAGGCCATGAGCGGCGGCTGCACGACAACGCGCCACCCTTTGAGCGCGAGCATGTGGGCCAGCAAGGCCGTGCACGCGATCTGACGCGCCACGTGCGGGTGGCAGGCCGCGCGCGCCGTCTCGCCCAACGGGCGATCCAGGTCGACGAGAGGCATGCGCCGCGCCGCGCCCTCGGCATCGGTCTCTGTCGGGTCGGTGGCCACGGGCCGCGTGACGTGCCATCTGTCGGTGACGGCCTCGATCCATGCCTGCGCCGAGGTCGCCGCGTCGGCAGAAATGGCATCGGGGCCGATGGTCGCCGCTTCGCTGGCCTGGCGCGCGAGCACCACGAGACGTTCGGCGGTGCGCCCGCCCGATGCGTACAAGAGGTCGTGCGCCAGGTATTCGCGATAATGCGGCGCACGCGGGTCCCTCGCCGGTGCCGCGCGCGCCTTGCCGTGCTCGTCGTGCCACAGCCAAAAGTCGCACCCACCCGTCTGCTTGAATTGCGGGCATTTGTAGTAGCGGCGTCCTGCGTTGTTGCCGCGCCCCACGACGCCCGTAAAGGTCTCGCGCGTGTTAGCCGCACACCTGCAACACACATTGTCGTGGGCAACGTCGTGGCCCGGACGCGCAGCATTACCTGCCGTCGATGTCGACGATGAGGAGGAGGACGAGGACGAGGGCGGTGGTGCCACATAGGGAGTGATGACGGGAGGCGGGAGGCGCGGGGCTGCCGAGAACAAAACGGGTGGACCCGACGGCAGAGTGTTTTGTCGCGACGGTTGGTGCAAGACGGGAGGGTTTGGCGCGCGGGCGCGTGCGTCGACGCCTCCGTGGACCACTTGGGGCGAGGCCACATCGTCCACATGGTCCACATCGTCGGGCGACGCCATGTGCGGGCGCACGCGTGGGGCGGCCGACACGCCAAAGAGACACGGGGGAGCCAGCGAACCCGCGCGCCCCGCAGGCCGACCCGCCGATCTTGTACCGGGCGCAGGCGCGGTGGGGCGGCGCGCGGACGATGACGCCACAGGAATGGGAGCGCTGCGCAGTGCGGGCTGTGCCCTACACGCGGGGCTGCGAGAGGCGCCATTGGTGGCGCGCGCCTGCGGCGCCGATGCCGAGGGCCTCAGCGACGGTGGCGCTGATGGTGGCGGCCGCAACGACGGCGCGGCACACGAGACAATGTCGGATGTTTCTTGTGCGGCGGCGAGCCAAAAGGCCGAGTCGTCGTCAGGCGCGGCGGTTTCCTGCGTCTGGTCGGTGCACTGGCGCTTGGCCTGTGGCGGCGCGGGCGTCGCTGTCGGTCGTTTGTGTTGCTGTTGTTGGTTCATGGTGGAGCAGCGAGGGCGTATTCGCCTAGACAAACGGGCGGCCTTGAGGTGTCGACCAAAGGAGGCGGGAAAAGAGATGTCGATTGGGGCCGCGTGTTGGACGGCGGCAGCGCGCGGTGGTAGTACGACCGTCCGACCGAGTCGCGTCTATTTTTTTCCCCCTATCCAGGAAAGAGTTTTGTGTCTGTTGTTTTTCGCGCCTTATTGTGTCTCAATCGGCCTGGCGCGCGTCCTACGATAGGCGCACCAACAGGGCGAGTCCTTCCTTTTGTTTGTTTTGCGCTATCCCCCGCAGCCACTCGTACTAGCCCGCGGAGCCGCGCGAGGTCCAGTCGAGGACGCGCACGCATCTCTCCTCTCCGCCATCGCGCGGCGCGAATTGAGCGATGGGTCGAAAAAAAAGGACCACCGTTTGGTCGGTTCGATAGTGCCACCAATCATCGCGCACCGCCCGATTGCCCACGAGACGGCCACCATAAAATCATGTGGAAAAAAAAAGAAAAAGAGCCCTCTAAGAAATGTTTCGGTCTCTTGTTTTTGTCCTTGTGACGCTTTGGTGCCTTTTTGTTGTTTGTTTGCGCGCGCCACACGAAAAATCGCCTTTTGCCGCGTGTTGTTTTTTCCCTCTCTTGGGCCGCTGTCCGTGTGCCCACAGGTGGAGGAAGAAAAAAAGAAACGGCCTGCGCCTTTTGGCGCCGTTGGCCATGGCCTTTTTTTTTGATCTGTCCTTTTTCCTTTCTTTCTTTCGTGGGGTTGCGGGCAACGGAAGGGAGCGCTGCGCCGTGTTTTTTTCCGATCCACAAACCAAGGGACCGGCGCAACGGCCTCTCCCACCAAAGGCCCAAGAAAAAGAGAGCCAAAAGAGCATGGACGAGGGCGAGAAAACCAAAGGCCAAGAAACCAACGTGGCCCCTTTTTTTTTGAAGGAGACACATTTGTTTTCTCGTCTTTTCTCCGTCTGTTTTTTGTCTCTTTTTTATAGTGTTGTCGTGTGTGCCTTTGGCTGTGGTGCTTGCGGGCGAGGCTCTCTTTGTGTCTCTTTTTTTTTACCGCCCCCGCCGCAGGCCGCCAGCGCAAAAAAAGGGGCGCGCCCCTGCGGGCGTCGAGGACAGGAGCGAGGCCAAAGACAGAGAGAGAGACATAGGGAGACACGGCTAGAAACGCGACCGACTCGATACAAATTATGTCTTTCTTTTGCACGGAATAAAAAAAGAGGGGGGGGCTCTACAAGAGGCGCGTTGGCGTGTGCAATCTCAGGCATAGCCGGCCTCGATCTGTGCGATGCGCTCCAGACCGTAGGCGACCTCGCGGATGGTGTGCACCACGAGCCGATGCGGGGCTACGCCCGAGACGCGTGCGCCGGCGCCCTCCATGCGCGCGCGGATGACTTCGAGCGCCCCGAGGTAGGCTGCCGACGCAGCGGCGGGCGTGCGGGCCTGGGCCGCGAGGCGCTGCATGGCCTGGGTGATGGCCTCGTCGGCGGTCGCGCGCGCGCCCAGCGCATCCAGAGGCGTGGGCGCGGCAAGTGGCTCGCGCGGCAGGCCGTCCGACACGGCCAGAAACTGCTCGGCGAGCACGAGCGCCTCGATGATCTCCTTGACCATGAGCGGGTCGAGCAGGTGGGCGTCGAGCAGGGCGTGACCGCGCGCGTGCTCGTTCCACATGTCGATCTCGGCCTGGCCGCCCACGTTGCCGGCGAGGGCGTCGACAAAGTAGTCCACCTCCATGAGGTTGTCGAGCAAAAAGGACTCGTAGACGCTGCCCACGTACTGGCCGGCGCGCACGGCATCGAGGATGCGGGTTTTGAGTAGCCCCGTGGCGGCGACCAGGTCTTGGAGCGTCGCCGCGCCGTCGGTGCTGTCCAGCTGCGGGCCGGCGATGAACGCGTCCCATGCCGCTTCGAGGTCGCGCGCGCGCCTCTTGAACGCGCCCACGTCGTCGTAGGCGGCCCCATCGACATCGCCGTTGCCGGCCAGAGGCGCGTCGATGAGCCACGCGCCGAGAAAGGCCATATGATCGCGCATGATGCCCGACCAAAAGTCGACGATGGCCGCGGCGTCCACTGGATCGACGTTGATCTCGATCGCAAACGCCTCGGCGCCGTCGGCAAAGCGCGCACCCGGATGCAAGTCGGTCACGCCCGAGAGCACGACGTCGATCTCGGGCAGGCCCGTGGCGCCCTCGGGAAGGCCAAACGCGACGGGGTCGACATCGGCAGCGTCGGGCGCCAGCACCACCGACGCGATGGCATCGGCGTCGACGGCGGCGGCCTCTTGTGCTCCGACCGACTGACCGGGCGGGGCAAATCTCCTACGCGCGCGGTCGTCCCTCCCGTCCTCCTCCTCGGCTTCAAGGCCGCTAACAAAGCCCCGAGGCCACGCGCTGGCCGGTGTGGCGTTGAACCCGTCGCGCACGCCAAACAGCATGCCGTCCGGATAGCCGTCGGCAAGGCCGTCGGCATTCGCGTAACCGTTGGCATGGTCCTCGTCGTTCATGACGCCGTCGATTGGTTGTTGTCCCTCTTTCTTTTTCTTTTCCTTGTCTTTTTCCCCCACTTGACGCGCACGACGGGCTTATTTTTGCCCGAGGCAGAGCGGCAACCACAAAGAGACCAAGAGGGGCGGGAAAAAAAAAGGATTCGTCGCGGCAGGCGAGGTCGGAAAAACGGTCGTGGACGCCCCTTTTCTCCATCCTGCTGCGTGTTTCCGCGCGCCGGGTGCGCTCGATGTGCCATGCACAGTCGCAAACCGCGGCGACTTTGCGCGTGTCGCCACCGGCATCGGCGGCATCCTTTTTTTTTTTTAAAAAAAAGTCACCGCACGCGCTCGACCGTCCGCTCTGCATTTTTTTGGTTGCCGCTCACATATTGTCCCTTTTTTCTTTCTTTGTTTCTTTTTCCCCTCCCCAATCCGTGCGCCTGCGCGAGCACGTATTGGTGTGACCCTTGCGGACGCGGCGCCAAAAAGGGAGCGCCCAGAACGGGATCGCATCGGCGCGCGAGCCGCGACCAGGGCGCACACGGTCGCCAGACTTTTGACATGACGCAGGGCCATTTAAAAAAAAAGGACCCAATGGGCGGGCACGCCGAGAGGGTCTGCGGCTCGTTGCTCTGTTCGCCTGAGGACAAAATGAAGGCGCCGACAAAAGGCACAGTGTCCCGCTGTGCGACGTGTCCAGCACTCGTAGACACTTTCTAAAGAAGAAAAAAGACAGCAGGGCGTCGACGCTTTTTTGTGCCCATTAGGCCTTTTTTTGTGTAGGCCTTTGTTCGGCCTCCTTTACGATCCGAGAGGCCGCGGCTAATGCTGTGCCCGGTGCTCGCGGGTATATTGACCAGTCGCATTGCCAAAACGGATCGAATTGCGGTTTTGGCTTGGACTTGGAACTGACTCGCTACCCAAAAACCAGTGAAACTGGCGGAAAACAGGCCAACGCAGGCAAAAACCCGGAATTCGATCCGTTTCGACGATATTTGCCCAGCTGGCTGCTTTGTTCTCAACTAATGGTCGATTAACTGCGACTTTGGTCGCTACGGGTAGGGTTCGAACCCGCGATCTTCGACCGCCACCTTTCGCAATAATTGCCCCTTTGTGCGGTGCGACAGCCTGGAAATCCTGCGAATAACTTTCAGGGAAGCCAAAAATCGCCAGGGGAGCATGCGGGCCTTGCCATGATGCAAACTCTTTCCTTCGGACTAGACCTTGATGTTCAAGAAGAGAGAGAGAGACAGAAAGAAAAGGGGGCTCTGGACAAGTTGGCCGGCCTGCAGCGCACAGGGACGAGAAGAAAATCGGACCCAAGACACCTCAATTGACCGTGCGTGAAACGCCACATCGGGTTCGTGCGTCGGGTCTGCGCGGCCTCGACGAGTTTCGGGGGAAAAAAAAGATGCGCGCGTGCACGCACAAGGACCCCCAACGGGTTCAACACCGGTCAAAGCGCGGGAATCCCGTCCACATGGGGACGGCGGGCTGGCCGGCCTTTATGGCCCCCTTGCGCAGAATCTCCCAGTGGGGCGGCACGGGCAGGCGGCGGCTCGTGCAGAGCCAATAGACAAACCCCTCGCGCACACCCAAGGCCAGGGCCGCCCCCCGGCGCCGATGGTGATGGTCGCGGCGATAGGCCTCGATGGCCGCGCGAACATTGTCGGCGCCGGGCAGCCACACAATGGCCGGCCATCGGTCGGTCACGGCGCGCACGGCCATGGCGGCACCCCACATTGCGCTGGCCGGATCGCAGCACACGAGCACGTACAGCAATATGTAGCCCCGCTCGGGCCGGCGGAACGCGATCCTGGTGGCGCCGATGGGCAACCACGCGCGCGGGTTGCCGACGATAGACGGAAGCGTGTGGTGGACGCGCACCAGTGCTGCCGGCGGCACGTTGTCGGCATAATATCGCTTGCATGAATCGAATCTGTCGTACTGACTGAAACCGACAAAGGGGTGCTGCCGCGGGGCGTCCTCGCTCGTGTCGATCTTCACCGTAGCGACGGGACGACCCGCGCTGTCCCTGGCCTCCCACCGGTCTCGTTCATAGGAGCGGCATGCGGTGTAGGCCTCATGATCTATTATGTCGTCCACGTTGAGCGCGCGCACGTATGACGACAGCGACGTGTCGCCTGCGTGTGATTCTACATTGTCACCGTCGGCATGGATCGGCGAGACAGAGTCGACATCGGTACCGGCAGGGTCATATCCGCGCGCGGCGTCAATGGCCTCTTCTCGACGTCTGCGGGCCTCGTACTGTACATCAAGGTCCTCATTGTCTAGACTGCCATTGTCGTCACTGCTGAGTGTGTCTTGATCACTCCCTACCCCCGACCGTACGCGGTTGTTGTCGGGTATGGACGCGCCCGTTGTGCCACCGCCATCTGTCCCGTCGGCGCGTTGCAGTTCGTCTCGGGCGGTCTCATCGCCTACTTGCAACTCGCCGTCGCTCGTATCAAGGTCGATGCTGCCCACATGGCTGGCGTCGCCATCCACCCCGTCTCCTTCTTGGTCGTCATATTCGTCGGCGTCGCTTTCATGCTCGTCCTCGTCGGTGTGCCATTTATAGTACGAGTAACAGTGCAACGTTTGGGTCGCGTATCGCGCTGGCCTTTGGTCGCCTTGGGCGCCGTCGCCGGCTTCCGGCGAGACCAACGACGACCTGCGAATCACGTTTGTCGGGGTGCATTCAAAGGGAACGGGACCCGTGTAGCCATTGAGGTAGGGCGCAAAGGTGGCGTCGAAAATGGACCTTGCCGCGTGGATGCTGTCAGCGAGGCGCTGCGCGGCGTCGGCGTCGATCCACGCTTCGAGGCCCTCGGGTGCGCGCAACTCGCCCACAGGCGGCGTCGGCACATAGTTCATGGTGGCAATGCCGATCCAGTCCTTGGCCCACACGTGCGGCTGGTCCATGTTGATGCGCACCATGGGCCACCTGACATGGTCGGGATCATTGAGGATGTGGCCCGCGAGTCGCGCACACGCGTTGCACATGTAGTTGCGGGAATTGTTGCAATATCTCGGGAGATCGACATCGAGCGACCAGTCGGGCGCATGCGTGCACGGGTCGATCGAAATGCCGGCGATTGACGACTCGGCAAGCGACAGTTGCAAACACCGGCGCGCCGCGTAGCCGTCATCCTCTGACGACCAGCCATCAGAGTCGCTAGTCGTCATGTCGTCGTCTGGTCCGCTGCCGTCATTTGGCTCATCGTCAGCATCGGACGTCGGAGCGCCGTCGAGGTCCGGCGCGGCATCGGTCAGACGATCGGCCCCTTCTCCCATGTCCTCGTCGACATCGCACAAGAATGATTCGTCGTCATAGTGCATAGCAAAGCGCTCCCACTCGTCGACAAAGTCGCCCATGCGTCGCGCCGCAGTGGCAAGAGCCCGATGGCGACGACCGGCAACGAGGTACGCGTAGACCTGGTGCATCGCCAAACACGTGGCGCCCAGCGACGACGCGTCTTTAACAGAAGGGACGTGCGCCGCGATCGCATAGAGAATGTCTGCCGGGAGATCGGTCAACAAAAGGTTAGCCATACGAGGTGGATTTGTCGCTTTGGCTGGGACGCGAGGAGAGATCAAAAGGGAGGAGCGCCAGAGGCGGCGCTCGGATCGGTCGCGCCAAGAAGCAGAACGGAAAAATGGAGAAAGAGAGACGCGCGGGGGCAGGCGCGCACACACAGGCGCTTGCAGGTTGCCTGTCCGCCGTTGCGTCAGTGCGCTGCCGCCCCAATCTTCTTTTTTTTTAAGATTTATCGGCGTTCTGAAAACTCTGTAAAATCGTGCCACAGAGGCGGACCCACACAATGCCGCGCAAGTGGGGCCAGCCGAGGCCCTACCGTCTCAGCAAAATCTCTATTGAGAAATAGACCACGGTGTTTTGTATGGACAATCCGCATCGCACTGACGACCAATAAGAGCAGTGTGCCGCATTGCCTTATTGCATCGACCATCTTGCTGCAAGGCATCCGCTTCTTTTGTGCCAAAATAAAAAAAGGCGCAAACACGAATAATAATTGGATGGACTAATTTAAGGCGGTGTATCGGGAATGACAAGCCGACAAGAAAACGCCTACAAAAACATTTTAGAGCCAATAAGAGTTCATATATGATTATGGAAGATTCATACCGTTGGTGATGGCGTGTTAACTCGTCATTCCCGATACGCCGCCTCGAGGCCGCAGCCTGGTATTCGGCGAGAACCGTGGACAACGCGGAAATTTAAAACGGAATTTTTTCGTTTCAGAAAAATTTGGGTTCAAATGCCTGGCAAAATCCCGGCAAACGTTGGAATCCTGAGTATCGTACCGGTGCGATACTCAGGATTCCAGCCGTCTCCTCGCTGCGCCCAGTTTTTCGCCGGCAAAATCGCCGCCTCCCTTTTTCGGATGACAGGAAATTCCCACGTTGGCCACGGTTCCCGGCTTTTACCAGGACGCGCCCTTAAGAAAAGGCGCGCTCTCTGGCGGTTCCCTGTTGTTGGGCCTCTGCGCGTTGGCCTGCGACGACCGCCGGGGCTCTTGCGTGCGCTGCCTCGCCCTTTTTTTGCACGCCCACTCTCGGCATAAATTGTTCAACAACAAAAAACGCATTGGTCGCCCGTTGCCCTACAGATTGTGTCGACGCACAAATGTTTTCGTATCGTCGGCCGCCCTCAGGACAGAAGAGAAAGAAGAGAAAGGCGCCGCTCGTCCGCAAAGCAGAGGAGAAGCGAGCACGGCCGACGGCACACCCAAGGCAAACTCTGCAGACGACTCTTTGCAAACGACCGCCCATCGAGCCAAAAAATATTTTTTTCGGATAAATAATAAAAGTAAAAAGGCAACCAAATTGCGCAAGCGCCGACGCGCGACGGCCCGGCGGCCGCGGCCCATTTTTCAAGCGCGCCTTTCCGTGCCTATTTGATCCGGCCGGTGTCGGTGCCCAGGCGCGCGCGGTCGCCTCGTCCAAACCTCCGCCCTCGCGCCCGCAACGCACCCAAAGAGTGAGTCTCGTTCGCATCGACTATGTAAACTATCGGCCGGCGTATTGGAGACAATCTCTACCATCTGCTCGCCATGCCACGCGACGAGGGCGACCTGCAGGACGCCACATGTTGCCCCGCGTGGGTGCTCACGCGCACGATGCCCGTGAGCCAGTGCCACCCGCTCGCGGGTCACTGTGCAGAGTCACCAACAGATTGTGGATACCCTTTGTCACGTCGTAGATGCCTTTGACGGCAACGACGGCATTGATACTGTGTTTTGGCATTGCGGTGCCTTTTTGCGCGCGACAGTCGCTGCACTTTGCCGGGACGTCGACATTGAAGGCGACCCAACGGCAGAGATTGACAAGGGTGCCCTTCGTGACGGCCTCTTTGCTCTGGGTCGGTGCGACCACGTGGCGGCGATCCATGCCGACAACAACAACAACAACAACGACGACGGCCGGGTCCGGCCACTGGCGGCAATCGCCACGACGCTCGCCGTCGACGAACCGTCTTGGTTTGCGGGTTGTCTGTTGGCGTGATCCCTTCTTTTTCTTCGTTTCTGCATCAACCGCCGTCGCCGCCTCGACTCGCCTTTCCTCTTTTCTCTCTGGGATCGGCTCTGGCGGCGGCCCTTTTTTGTCGTCGCATCTATCCCGCACGGTTTTAGCCGTCCCCTCGCCCAACCGGCTGGGCATTTGTTTTTTTTAAATCACAAAAAGCACGAAAAAAGCAAAAGGGCTCCGGGTCGCGGCCCTGCGCTCTTTTTTCTTTTGTTTTTATACACAAAAAAGAGGCAAAAGAGAGACCATCAGGCGGCGCCAGCAGACCGGCCAAAAAGGCCGCCACAACAAAAAAGCACAACGCGAGGTAGGGGCCGTCGGGGGGGGGGCAAAAGGGGAAGGGATCGTGCTCTTTTTTTCCCCCATGTCGCCCGCTCAGTCGTCCAGATTGGCAAAATAGTCTGACCGCACCAGGTGCGTCCACGCGTCGCCCTCGAGAGGGGGCGCCGAGGAGGGCGCGCGCCACATGGCATCGCCCGCGCCAGACGGTTCGCCAAGGAGACGCACAGCGACGGCGTTGCGCCCATCGCGCAGGGCATCGGTCAACATGAGCGATAGATGGCGATGGGCGCCGCCGGCTGCCGCCGCCGCGGCCTTGATCACCGTGCGCAGAAAGACCGCGGCACCGGGCTCGCTGGGGCCACACAGGCGACACACGCGGGCGAGGATCACGCCGAGGGCGCGCGTGCGACCCGCGGCCGCAGCGCGGTAGCCCACCTTGCGCGCCATCGACAGGGTCTTGAGCATGGCGACAAAGGTGCGCGTGGGTCCGCGCGCCAACAGGGCGTCGATGGCGCGTGGCGATTCGGGGTCGCACCACGGCGGCTTGCGCGATCGCGCCAGCGCGACCACAGAGGCTGCGCGGCGCAGACGCACCGCCATCCAGTAGGCCAGCGCCATGCACCACACGCGCGCCAGTCGCTGATCGCGCCCGAGCGGCGCTTCGGGCGGACCCACAAGGGCATAGTGTCGATGGTTGGCCAGAAGACGCACGGCCTCGGTCCACCCACGACGCACGGCCTCACACAGAGGGTCAATCTCTCTGCCACCATCGCCGTGGTTGCGATCGAGCACGGCCTCGGACACGCGGTACCCATCGGCATCGAGCACAACGCGCAACATGACCATGTCGCGGCGACGCACGGCGGCGATGGCAGCGCGTGCCGGCAGGTCTATACGGTCGGGTGCGTCGTATGGTCGGTTCGCGACAAAGGCCAACAGTGTGCGCACCAGGAGGACCCGACGCCGAGCAACGGCCGACTCTAGACAGGCACGACTGACACCCACCGTCGTCATATCGCCCCTATTGTTGCCGGCATTGGTGTAGTCGTCGTCGTTGTTGTCACCAACAAGTGCGCTCATGGGAAGTGCTGCCAACAGGCACAAGGGCACAGCATCATCGTTACGCACCGCCTCGCACGCGGCCTCGATATCGCGCGTCTCGATGGGCACGGAGCGCATCGTGCCCATATCGGACCGACAGCGTACGGCCAGTAGCCGCTGAGCAATCCAACGATTTGCATGGCCAAAGAGCGAACCGTGTGGGTTGGGCGCCGCACAAAGCGCTGTCATCACGCGCCTGTCGCCGAGCAGGCGATCGACAGTTGTCTCGTCTCCGCGGCGACAGGCCTCATAGAGAGCGCGGTTGGCACCGCACGACGGATCGTGACCTGGCAGGGTGTCAAAGAGCAAACGAGCGCGCCTGCACGTGGCGCGCCATGCGGCAGCCGCTTCGGGTGTATCGACGGCGGCAAAGATGCGCGACCATAATTCGGGCGGCAGGCGTGCATCCAACGGGACGTTGTCGGTCACGGTGCCACAAAGTCGGATACGCTTGGTGGGCCGCGACTCGCCCATCGATTTTCTAGCTAGTGCAATCGCTTCCACCCTTTGGCCCGCGGGACCCGTTTGCTGTCTATCTCTTTTGCCCCTTTTTTTTTCTCTTTTTTGTACGAGAGTCAGGCACAGTGTCTCGTCTTTTGTATTTTGCTTTTTTTTGTGTAAAAGCACCACAAATCAAATACACGCGGCGAGGTTCCGCCCGGTGCAAAGACAAAGGGGCAGCACACCAGAGCGTGCACCGCGGGGGTGTGTCCCACGCAAAAAGACAGAACCATATTTCGAAAAACGCCTGATTGGCGTGATCGGAATAAAAGGGGGGAGCGTAATGCTGTGTCGGTGGCTTGCGGCCTGCAGTCCCCGAACTCTCAAAAGGGGCAAAAGAAAGTCATGAAAAAGTCAACGTCGCGTCCCAAAAGTGTCTACAGTCCGTTGTTTTGTCTGCTTGGGAATACATGAAAGTGCCGACAACAGACATGCCCGTTCCTCATGTGTCTGCAATTTCCAGACAGACAAAACAGCGGGCTGTAGACACTTTTGGGGCGTCTCTTTGACTTTTTTGTGATTTTCTTTTGCCACTTTTGAGAGTTTGCCGGCTGTGAGTCGCAGCTAATCGACTCTTGGCCAAAAACAAAGTAGCCAGTTAGTTAGAATATAGCCGGTCAATACCCCCCAGGCATTGCGCCGACACCAAAAACCCCCACATTTGTCCCGCTGCATTCGAAATCGCCTAGTTCACTTGCAACCATGCATCATGTCCAAAAAGTGTGGCAAGCATTTAGTGGTCCGCTGGCAGCCAATGATAAAACATGGTCTACAATGAAGACTGCGGTTGGTTTTTTGTTTGACATAGCTACAGTGCAAACCTGCAGCATGTCACACACGGAGAGTATGCCGACCGGGCAGATCGTAAAGGCTTTGGCGGCTGCAGACCCATCCGTTAGCTGCTCGATGCGCTCACACGGCCTAGACACTCTAGAGAGGGTATTTGGCTTTGTCTCACACGACGCACGCATGGCTGCGCTCTCGACCGCATTAGCCGTCGGCAACGCCGAGATACTTGGCGAAATTGTCGCCGCCTTTCAGCGCGACATGCTCGACAAGGCGATCAACGACCTCCCTCATGATCCGGGCGCGGTGCACAAGATATGCGAAGCGTCCAGGCGCCGAGACGATGTGTCGGACAACACCTACTACACAGGCAATACTCTGATAAGCAACCTTGCCATCGAGGGGCACATCGAATCGCTCGCCGTCGTCATCCGTCATAGCGCCCATTGTCACTCGTTTATCAAACGATCCATTAGGGACCTGGGCTGCGATTGCAAATGGCCACGCCCAAATCTACACGCCACGAGAACCCTACTTGACGTTTGCGCCAACGAATCCAGGATCGACCCAGAGACGCAAGCATGCCTTTTGATCGACGCCTTGGTCCACTGCGCGAGTGAGTTTGCTCACGACATCATCGATATCCTCGCTCCCATGTGTACGTCGTATGTCTTGCGCGAGACACTGCTGCGGTGCTCTGGCGACGGGGTGAGTTACTACGCATTTGACAACATTTGGCGCGTTGCCGAGGGGGCCGTCTGCGTACATCGGATGGCCAGGGATCTGGGCGGCGGCAACGCTCGTATCCATATGCGACGCTGCATCCGCGACCTCGGCAAAGGCAGACCGTGCAAGTCGGTTGGCTGCATCTATGGACCGCCGTGTGCGAGCGACTGCCCAGAACCGCCACGTCAGGACGCCTTTGTCCATCGACAAAAGTACAGTCCCCGAACTTTCAAAGGGGGCGGAATAAGGCCATAAAAAGTAAAAATAGACGTCCCAAAAGTGTCTACACCCTGTTGTTTTGTCTGCTTGAGGCGGTGTATCGAGAGCGACGAGTTAACACGCCATCATCGATCACATGAACCCTTTGTGACCACAAACACTACCCAATTGGTTCCAAAGTATTTTATGTAGACTCTTATGTGTTGGCTCGTCATTCCTGATGTGCCGCCTTAGAACATGATCCGAGGCTGCTCTTGCGCGAGCGCAAACGAAAAAAGGAGGCCCACGCCATCACAAGTCTTGGCCGTCATCACTATCATCAGTGTAATCGTCACTATCCTCGTAATCCTCGTCATCATAGCCGTCGTCTGTGTCTGGCGCTGCAGGGGAGCGTCGAGTGCGTCCAAACTCAAAGCACAAGAGTTCAGGCCGTTGGACTTCCGCCTCGTCAAGGTGATGATTCCACCGGGCGGCTATTTCAAGTAGGCGGTCGGCGCCCGGCAGGCGCCCGTCAGGAAGGGCCGGCGCCGCACAGGCCAAATCGCGCGCAACCGGGGCCACGGCATCTGCTACCTCGGCGGGTAGAGTGCTCGCATCGAGAGGGCCGCCATAGGCGAGTGACGCTGCTTCAAAGAGTGTCGGCGCACGGCCGGCATAAATCTGCCGGCGCGCGGCGATGCGTCTGCGCGCGCGCACTTGGCCCACAAATAATTGCAGTGCCAACGTGAGTTGGCATTCGGTGAGCCACAGGGCACGAAGCCGTCCGATGGGGATCTCGTGCAGGTCGTCGTTGAGTGTCTCAAGTATCGTACCGTCGGCGCCATCCAACGAGTGCAGCGACGGTATCGGCACCAAAGCCTGCTTGACTTGAGCGACGCCGGCCGGCATAGGGTAGAACGGCGGTTGCGGACGCACGTTGTCAGGAAGAGCCAACAGCCCTAAAAAGTCACTCACTTCCTCGTCGTTATAGGGGTAAAGCACCCGCCTGGGATCCTCCGCCTCATGGGAGTAGGGGCGCATGTAGGCATCCAAAAACCGCGGGGCCTGGTCCTCGCCGATCTCGATTGCTGCAGAAGCCATGACGGTGTCGGCGTCTTTGAGCAAGTATGCATCTCCTCTACCGTCGGACGTGGGCGGGTTTACGATTATGAGGTAGGCCTCGGTCTCGTCGCAGGTGCTAAGATGGTCGGTCCGGAGCGCAGGGTCCCACACCTCAGAAAACGGCGCCGGGTAGTGCTCATAGTTGCCCACGCCAAGGAGTGCAACGATCTGCGCTCGCTGCGCAGCGCGGTCGACGGCCTTGCCCAAGCGATGATAGGGGTTAAGCGACGCGGTGCCCGACTCGGACTCCAACTCGCTCATGTGAGCGTTGACAGCGTCCTTTTCCTCTAGTTCAAAGTACGCATCTTGCACGTCGGCAAAAGTGGGCGGTAGCAGGTCGCTGCGTGTTGCCGCCACGGCGCCGGCATTGCCCAGTGAGTGCCACAGCGCTTCATACGAGTCGGCAAGCGCCAACCACATGTTGGGGTACAGGCCGCTGGAGACCCCGCGCCGTAGTAGCGTGGCGGGGGTCATCGCCCCTTGGAGAAGGCGTCCCATTTCAGGCTGGTCCCCGTGGATCCCCATGGCCGCGTTGCGTAGGTGAAATATGGCCCTGTCGACATCCCACGTCGCGTCGCCACCGCCTGCAGGCAGGCGTGGCCGCTTGGACTCGGGCGAGGCCCATTGAACTGCGGCGCTATGAGCGATCTGGTCCAGTTCGGTTTCGAGTTCCTCCAAGGCGCGCTTCATCGTTCGCGCGCAGACAACGTGCGCGCCTTTTGTCGTTTCTCTTGTAAACAGCAAGTCGACTACGCTCGGCAAACGAGTAGGGTCCGTAGGCCGTCCGCCTTTGCCTAGCCGAGCGCGGTGCGGCTCGTGTCCGCTGCCCCATCTAGGATGGTAAATGCGTCGATTAATTCAGTCGCCTCTTTGTCCTTTATCGCACTTCTCGCTAAATCGGTGTCGCGGGTCACCAGGACATCTATGGTTCGCCCAACGGCGTACAGGCTCGCGCTTGGGTTTGGAAGGAATGTTTAGGGGATCAAAAAAGAGATGGACAACGATGCCGTATAAAGAAAGTCCACTCGCTCGTGCACCTTGCCCGAAGCCACCGTTCGGGTCCCAAAATCCTGCCGGGATCACATTGGGCCGCGGTCAAGCCGGCCCGCCCTAAAATGGGCCGGCCCCGCACAATGCGGGTTAACGGCCCATTCTTCCAGTTTTCATTCAACCCTGATCCTTGAGGCGGCGTATTGGGATGACGAGTTAACACGCAAGAGTCTCCATAAAACATTTTAGAGCCAGTAACATTACGTTTATGATTCCAAAATATTCACATCATTGGTTATGACGTGTTGACTCGTCATTCCCAATACGCCGCCTTAAGTCGTGTTTTCTGAATCTTCATTGGCATGAAATTAGAAGAACGGGCCGCTGGCGCAGCATTACCCGGCCCGAACCCCTCGGTCAGCCGCTCGGCCGCGAGCCATCGGCACAGCATTATCGCCTGGGGTGGGGGTCTGCGATTGCGGACGGTGCAAATCGACTTTTTCCCAGCGCCAACGAGACAAAGGCAACGCCAGTGGCCAACAAATTGTATACGCTCGGGTTGCTCTTCTTTCGTTTCCGCGATCGCACCCGCACCCTTCATTTTCCGGCCCCGTCGAGAGGAAAAAAGATACAACGTGCCCACAGCCTCAACCGAACCCACATACAGACAGAGAGGAAAAAAGGCGCCGGGATAGAGGGAAAAAGCAAAGGAACAGCAAGAGGGGGCAGAAAAAAAGGCGCACGCGGACCGCCGGGTGAAAAGAAAAAGAAGACAGCGGGGAGGAAAAGAAAACACAACACACCCCGCTCATGCAGATGCACACCAACACGCCCGCAGCCAAAGGCTCACGCATCGGTGATCCCATCAATAGCGCCATCAGCAATGCATCTGTCGTCGGCGCTCGGCATGCGAGCGCACACGACGCGTCGACCGCCGAGACGGCAAGACCCAACCGCGCGTGGGCGCTCATCAACAACACGCGCCGACAGCATGTGGACATTGGGTCGCGCGGCGAGTGTTTTGAGCGTGATCCCATCCGCTACATGCGGACCGTGCTGTCCCTGGGCTGGTCGGCCGACGACGACATGGTGATGCTGCCCACGCGCCACATGGACCCAACGTATGCCGAGGTGCTCGTGTGGCCTGTCGCATCCGACGACGCCGCCTCTTCATCGACAACGGGTTCGAGCGGCGACGGCAGTTATGACGACGATGACGGTGTCGGCACGAGCGACGACGATCGCTCGGACTGGAGTGATGACACCAGCGACAGCGGAGGCGAGTATGACGATGAAGACGACCGCGCCTACAGCAGCGACTATGACGACGCGGGCGGCGGCAGCGGCGGTGCGGCATCGCGCCCTCTTGCGCGTGATGGCAACGGTGCCGTAGCCCATCCAAATGCCGCCGTTGCGAGAAGCGGCACCGCGGCGGGCTCAGGGCGCGGCCGTTGAACCCTCCCCGTCTCTCTCTCTTTTCTTCCATGCGCGCAAACCAAAGCACCATGCCGTCTTTTTTTCACGATCATGCTCAATACAATGTGCGGGCTGTGGATTCGTTTGGGGGGGTTTTTTTGGTGCCTCTTTGTTTTCCGCCCTGGCATCGCCGCAGCAGGCCCGGAAACACACACACACACACAGAGGGCGGCACAAACAATCTACGCCTTTTCTTTCTTTTGAAAAATGAAAAAAGGTGGAGGGTTATTGGCGCGATTGGTTGTTTGTCTCTGTCTCTCTGTTGGACCTGTTTCTTTTTCTTTTGTCTCTGTCCGCGACGGCCGGTGCGCCGGCCATCGCACGCCGAGAGGTGGAAAATGGGGGCAACTACAAAGGCCGCGACAAGAGGACCAGCACGACGAGGTAAAAAAACGAAAAACGCCCAGGCGCGAAAGAAAAAAAAACGAAAAAGGAAAGGCACGCATTCGGCCGCGACAACCATCAAACCTAGAGAAAAATCAAAAAAAAAAGAAAATAAAAGGCGCTAGGAAAAAAGGGAAAGCGGCCCGGCCGCCTGGACCCACCGTTTTCTTGCCCTCTCTTTCCTTTTTTTTTGCCTCTGGTCGCGTGTGCGTGTACATATGCGCGCGCGGCGAGCCCCCGCACCCTTTGGGACGGCGGACGGCAAAAGAACAAACAAACAAACAGGCAAACAGTCCCCTTCTTTTTTTGCGTACACAGACATGAAAAGAAAAAGCGAGATCCGGGGCGGCACACAGCAAAAAAACACCAAAGAAAAGGGGCCGATTTTGTGCGCGACGTGCGACGCCGCATCTGCCGCCCTCTTCCGTTTTTTTTTTGATTTCTCGGCCGCCTTTTTGCATCTCTTTTGCGGCGGCGGCGGCGGCGGCGGGGCTGCTTGTTTGGTTGTCGCGCGGTCTGGCGCAGGGCGGCCCACAGGCCGAGTGGCACGCGCGACAACCGAACAAGCCCCTGCCCCGCCCCATGGCGGCGGCACAGACGCACGCAGAGGCCGTCCGCCCGCATGTGTCGCCGTCGACCGACCGCCGGCGCAAAGGGAGCCACGCCTGTCGTAAGGAGTACCCCCCGCAGCCTCTCCCACCCCCCGCAACACTTCTTTTTTTCGCCTTCTGTTTCCGCCGCGTGCCCATTAGGTACTCCCCTACCGCCCTGGTCTTCTTCTTCTTCTTTTTTCTCGCTCAATGCACGCGGCCGCCGCCGCCGCCGTCGCTCGCCCTCGCCTTGCTTACCGTGTGTCGTTTGTCTGCCGCCGTCCGCACCCGCCTCCAAGAGAACCCGACCGCCGCGAACCGTCGGCACCTGAGAGAAATACGAGACCTACGCCCGTCACTGCGCGCGCCTCCCCCACCTGACCCGACAGAAGAATCACACACACACACAGACACATAGAGAGACATGTCGTCCTACGCGTCCCCCTATGGCTACAGCCAGCAGTGCCAGCAGCAGTGCGCGCCCCTCGTGGCGTGCCCGCTCACCGAGCCCATCGTGCTGCAGTGCCCGACCACGCTGCCCACGGGCACCATCCTCCCGGCGGGCACCACGCTCCCGATCGGCACCGTGCTCGACGCCGGCACCGTGCTCCCCGTGCCCGTGCCCGTCAACGAGGCCGTGACGCTGCCCGCCGCCGTCACCCTCACCGCGCCCGTGACCCTCCCCGCCGGTAGCGTCATCGGCGGTGGCGCCACGCTGGGCGCCGCCGTCACCGTGGCCGACGAGGTGCCCGTGGCGCTGCCCACCCTGATCACCGCCGGCAGCGTGCTGGCCTCGGGCACCCTCCTCGGTTCGGGCACCGTGTCGCCCGGCAACGCCACGCTGGTCTACGACACGACGCTCGCCGCGGCCGTCACCCTGCCGGCCGGCACCGTCATCCCCGCCGGCCTCACCATCCCGGCCGGCCCCGTGACCTCGCCCATCACCCTCGCCGTCGACACCGTGGTCAACTCGCCCATCACCCTGGCTGCGGGATCTGTGATCGGCCCCGGCACCATCCTCTCGGCGCCCGTCGCCCTTTCGGCCGACCTCACCCTGGCGGGCGATTTCACCATCACCCAGCCGCTGACGCTGCCCGTGGGCACCACCCTGCCCGCCGGCTTTGCCTTCCCCGCCGGCGTGCCCCTGCCCGCCGCCGTCACCGTGGGCGCGGGCGGCCTCGTGCTCACCGCCGCCGCCACGCTCGGCGGCGCCCTGACCCTGCCCGCCGGCACCGTGCTCACGGCCCCGATCACGACGGCTGCCGCCATCGGCCCGACCACCGCCGCCTTCACCACGACCGGGCCGGCGACCTTTGCCGCCGGCTCCACGTTCCCGATCGGCACCGTGTTCCCCACGGCCGTCGTCATCGACGGCACGCCGTTCCCGGCGGGCGTGCCGCTGGCCGCCGCCGTGGGTCCCACGACCACCGCGACGGTGGTGCCCGCCGGCACCCTCCTGCCCATCGGCACCGTCATCGGCGCCGGCAGCACCCTCGACGCCGGGTTCACCCTGCCCGTCGCCGTCACCCTTCCGGCGGGTACCGTCCTCCCGGCGGGCACCACGCTCCCCGCCGGCACCGTCATCCCCGCCGGCACCGTTCTGGGCCAGGACTTTGTGCTCACGGCGCCCATCGTCCTGACCACGGCCATCACGCTGCCGCCCGGCACCACGCTCCCGGCCGGGTTCACCCTGATCGCCGGCACCGTGATCGCCGCCGGCGCGCCGTTGCCTTTCATTGTCCTGCCCGGCCCGCAGACCATCCCCGCCGGCAGCCTGCTCGCCGCGGGCACCGTGATCGCCGCCGGCAGCACGCTCACGGCGCCGCTTGTGATCAACGCCTCGACCGTGCTGGCCGTGGCCACGACCTTTGCCGCGGGCACCGTCCTCCCCGCGGGCACCATCTTCCCTGCGGGCACCGTCGTTCCGGGCCTGTCGGCGCTGTCGGTCACCACCACCGTCGCCACCGACGTCGTGCTCCAGCCCGGCTCGGTCATCGCCGCCGGATCGGTGCTCGCCGCGGGCAGCGTCACGCCCGGCCCGGTCACGCTGGCCGCCGCCGCCACCTTCCCGGCCGGCTCGGTGCTGCCCGCCGGCACCGTGTTTGCCGCCGGCGCGCTCCTTCCCGCCGGGTTCCCGCTGCCCGTCGAGGTCGTGCTCGAGGCGCCCATCGTGCTGCCCGTGGCCACCGTGCTCACGGCCCCCATCACCCTGCCCGCCGGCAGCCTCCTCCTTCCGGGCACCATTTTCCCGCCCGGCTTTGATCCGTCGTGCATCCTGTGCGCGTGCAAGCCGTGCTTTGACGTGTGCCCGCAGCCGCAGCCCGAGCCCCGCCGCAAGCGCTCGGTGAGCCGCGTCAAGTGCCGCAAGGACAACTCTTCTTCTTCTTCGTCTTCCTCCTCCTCGTCTTCGTGCCCGTCCTCGTCTTCCTCGTCGAGCAGCACCTGTGTCGACCACGCGCGCTACCACCATTAGACCGTAGGCGCGTTGGGTCGGGGAGGGCGTGCGCAGGGCACGACCTAGCCACAGGAAGAGAGGCCACATGTTCTTTTTGAGTGCGCCAATGATGCACGAAAAAAAAACCCCAAACCAAGGGATGGGAAAAACATGACACAACGAATCTTTCAACAACCCGCGTGGCGGCCTTGTCGCTGCCGACCCTTTTCCTTCTTCCTTGAACCGTTTTTCTCCTGTTTGTGTGTTTTCGTGCCCTATATTCCCTTTTTTTTTTGATCGCCCGCGCACAACGCTCAAAGGGGGCTGTGATATGATATTAAAAAACGGCCGGTGGTGCCCCCAAAAAAGAGCCTACATCCCTTTTTGAATTTTCCTTTTTTTTTTGGATTTGGTTGTTTGGAGACCGACAGAGAAAAGGGCGGCAGCAGCGATCGCACACGCCTTGGCTCGCGCCTTTTTTTTCCGGTACAAAAAAAACAGACCCACACACCAGAGTCGCTGTGGACCGACATTCGCTGGCACCCTTTTTGATTTCGCCCTACATCTTATTTTTGGTGGGCGTGTTTTGTCCCCTCTCTGAGAGGACGAAAGCTTTCGTGACCAAGCCGCGCTCGCGCGCACAGCGCCTCAATCATATCACATTTTTTTCGACAGTGGACCGCATAAATCTAAAAACTCCCTTTCCAATGGCGTCTGGTATTTTTGTGTCGTCGGTTGGTCGGTCCGCCGGAACGGGTCTCGGCCCGCTGTGCGCCACCGACGACGGACCCAAGAAGAGAGGCAACGCGCCGAAAAAACAGGGCCTCTGAAAAAGGCAGCTTGCCAGCGCACAAGGTGGCACTCTTGGCTGCTCCAAAAAGCTTGGGCTTTTCCTTTTCCTTTTTTTTTTGATCTGGCGCCAGTTCCAAACAATGGGGTTGCTTGTGGGCGACAGCGTCCGTTGGGTGGGTTTCTTGCTCTCTGGTCCTTCCGACCGGCGCGCAACGTGGCCCTCCTTCTCCGGCCTACGTTCTGGGAGGCGCCTCAGATACGCGGCGGTCGGTCCACACGGCCAAAATACAAGGAAAGTCTAGGACGCGGCATTGCTGTCGCCAAAGAGGTCCGCCGCTCAAGCGCCCTCTGGTATCAAACCGAATCATTCGGCATTTTTTCTGGCGCCAGATTGCACCACATCGTCGCAACCCACTCACAGAGGCGCCGCCGCAGAGCCCAAGGGGGTCGATCGTCGGTTGGGATGCCTCTGGCGGCGGAGGAATATGGCGTCATCGCCGTCGTCGTTGGGATGCGTTTGCGTCGAGGCCCATATATAGGCGGTAGGCCCATGGTGTGCCTTTTTATTGCGGCCGTCGCAGCGGACACGGACGTGCAAAGTCGCTCTCTCTCTCTCCCTCCCAAAAGAAAAGACACGAAAAAAGGATGACGTGCCCAAAGGCCGGATCAGTGTGCGCGGGGCGATGCCTCGCTGGGGCGGATCTCTTTCTTTTCTTGCATGGAGGCGCTGCACAGTCGACTCGGGGCCGGTCGATCGAGGCGCTGGCGGGACCCGCCCTTTTTTTCCGCCACGCGATGCCCGTGCGGATGTACCCAAAAAAAAAGAGGACCAACCTGAGCGACATACATACGGCGCCCTGTGCGCCCGTTGTTTTTTTTTGTTGCCACGACAACGAGTTCACCCATGCATGCGTGTTTGGCGTCTGTGGGCGTCTCTCTTTCTCTGCGTGGGCACCAACGACATCAAAAAAAGCGCGCACCGGGGCAAAAAAAGCAACGCAGCACGGCCTGGTTTGTTTTTTGGACCCGATTCTTTTTTTTCTAAAGCCCTTTCTTTGGTGTGGTTTTTTGCCTGCGCCGGCGCCGCAAAGACGGTCGACGAAAAGAGCGACGAAAAAGGAGCAGGAGGAAATGGCATGCAAAAAACGTAGGTGGGCATGGGCGCACGCGCGTTCATTCGAAAGAGGCGAAAAAAAAGGTGATGACAGAAGGAGGCGCCATCAGGCGTCGTCGTGGCGAGCGCGCTTGGACAGCGGTGGCAAAGGCGCCGGTGCCACGGCAACGGCGCCCCCCTGCCCACGACCTACATGCATCGCCGTGGCGACCGGGTGGGCGCCGGCGCCGTTGCTGCCATTGTTGCTGCTGCTGATGCTACTACTACGAAAGGACTTCATCATGGTGGCGATGCGCGCGCCGGCCGCGTCGGGCTTGTCGGTCCGCGCCGAAAAGAGCGTGGGCGGGGCGCGCTGCGGCGTCGCACCCGCATGGCCGACGGCGACGCCCAACGCCGTGGTGAGCGCGCCGTGGTAGATTGCCGCGCCGCGGTCTGCGGCGCCCGACCTGCCGTTGCCGCCCGTCGAGGCCCGGGAGCCGAAAAAGAGCGCCCTGTCCTCGTCCGAGATGGGCACGACGGCCGACTTGAAGTTGCGGCAGGTCGTGTAGAGGCGGCGCGGCATGCCGTCGTGCGGGCACCGACAGTGGCACTTTTGCACGAGGCCGGCGCGCGACAGCTGGTAAAAGATGCGCGCATTGTCGTGCTCGCCGCAGAGCGCGTCCGATCCCGGCGGCGACGGCATGTTGAGGCACGCGCACGAGCCCTCGCCGTCCACCTCGACGATGTAATAGTTGTTGCCGCGCACGTCGTGCCGGATGGTGCGCACGTCGACGCGCGCGTGCGGGGCGTGCGCCTTGGCACGCAGGAGCGAGACCATGCGCACGAACCGCGGGTCGTCGGGCGCCACGGTGTTGCTCGATGCGCGTGTGCCCGTGGCGCTCGCATGACCGCCGCCCGACTCGATGCGCTTGACGTGGGCCTCCCACTTGGGGTCGAGCGTGCCAATATCGCATCGCGGTGCGCCGGCAAAGTGGGTCCACCCGGGACTCGCCGGTTGGCTCGCCCGGCAGCGGATCGACGTGCGTTTCAGGCAGGCACGCACGTTTTTGCCCATGTGTTCCAGCGTCAGCGGGTCCTCGGCACCGGCGCCGTCGAGGCACATGGCGGGCTCGTACCAGCGGGCCTCCCAGCACTTGCCTGTCCCATTGCACGGACCAACACACGGCACCACGCCGGGGCGCGTCCTGGCCCCCTTGCACACCGGGCACTTGAGCACATTGTGGCTGAACGGCATGCGCAGGCCGTTGAAGGTGTACACGTTGTGATCGATCACCTTTTCCCACGTGCAGTCGGCGGCGTCGGCGGCCTCGGCGCGGTTGACATCGGTCGGCGGGGCGTCGTCCCGGCCCTTTTTGCCGGCGGCCCAGGCGCGCGCGTCCGGCCCATAGGCGCGCTTGAGCAGCGTCAGGTAGGTCTCGCGCATGTCGAGCGCCTGACGCCAGGTGACAAAGAGGTTGGGCATCACGATATGGATGCCCTGCTTGACGCCGCGGCCGTTTGGCAGCGCCTTTTCCTGCGCGGCAAACACGACCATGGCGAGCAGCGTGCGGCGCGCCTCGGCGTCGGCGTCGGGGAAGAAGGAACCGGTGATGTGCTGCAGCAGACGCGCGAGCGTGAGCACGGCGCGGCGACTGGCCGCGCGCGGCACCGTGAGGTCGATGTCCAGGTACATGCGAAAGACCGCGCTGCGCTGTTCGCACACAGCGTGCTTGATGCCGTGGTCGACGTCGTCCGCGTAGGCCTCGAGAAAGGCGTCGTAGTCGTCGTCGGGCACGCTCAGCACGCCGCCGCCCCAGCCGTCCTTGAGCAGGGCCGTCGTGGGCGGCGGCGCCGGCTCGGATGCGCCGGCCTTGCGCGCGGCCTTTTTCACGAGGAACCCGCCGCGCGCGAGAAAGGTCTTGAGCGCCGACACGCACTGCGGGTCGGGCTTGTCAAAGCGCCGGTGCATGTCGCTCGGCGCTGCCGCTGGCGACGGCGCCGATGCGGGCGATTCGCTCGGCGCATCGGCACCGCGTTCGATGACGGCCGCGATGGCCATGTTGACGGGGCTCGGTCGCACGCCGCGCGCGTCGACAAGCGCCTGCAGGGGGTCGTGCGCCGAGTCGGCCGTGGGAGAGGCCTTTCCGCTCATGCGCATAATGCCGGCAAAAGTCGCGTCCATCTTGTTGTCGGTGTTGTCGAGGTCTGCGTTGATGCAATGAGAAGAAAAGAAATGGTAGGGCGCGACGGGTTTGACCACGAGGCGTGCGTCAGTGAGACGCCGCGCGGTAGGGTCGGTCGGTCGAGCGCCTAATTGACGGCCAGAACAAGCACGCCGTGGCGCGACAACAAGAGAGAAAAGAAAGAAAAAAAAGGAAAGAGAGAGGGCGGAAAAGAGTCGCCACCGCACACCCGTATGTCCCCTCGGTCTCCTTTTCCTCGGCTGGGAGCGCTTTTTTTTCTTGCAGTGCGGTTGCGGACCGCAATCGCGTGGTGCGTTCTTGTCGCTGCCGCTCGGTGACAGGGCGGTCTGTGGTCGCACACCGTCGAAAGGTCCCCGCCAGCGTTTTTCTCCTGGCTCCTTTTCTTTCGCCTCCTCTTTTCTTGGTGTGTCAAAAAAAGGGGAGAAAAAGAAAAACAGGTGTGTCAAAGACCGAGCGGGTTGTTGTTGTGATACGGCCTCGGGCGGTGCCGGCCTTTATGCAGCGCGTCCCGGAGCGCGCGCGATCGCACCGCACGGCACGCAAAAGAAAGAGAGGTGACCGACACGCCCCGCCGACCCTCTCTGTTCTGAATGCGAAATAAAAAAGGCAAAAGAAAAAGAATCGCCCAATGGCGTTATCGCAGGCCCCCTGGACCTTTCTTTACCGTTTTTTCGCCCTCGGTGGGGTTGTCTTTTTTTTATTCTCCTTGTCACAGACGCCCCGCGGTCCCATGCGGTGTGTGCGCGCCGACCCACACGGCCGCGGCCCGTACTGTCTTTGTGGCCCGGTTGGCCACTCTGTGTGCCTTTTCTTTTTTCGCCCACCCCCTTTGGGCCGCTTGAGGAAAAGACCATTTTTTTACATTTGGCCTCTGGCCACGCTCTGGAGGTCCGTCCTGTGCCGCAGACACGGTGGCTCGGGCGCACACCTTCCTTTTTTCCCGGGTGATCAATTCAGATACTGCTCCGTCGGGTCGGGACTCGTTGGCCCAACGTCACCGCCCGCCAGCCGTGCACAATCGGCGCTCTCTTGTGAGGCCCCCTTTGGTGTCGCTATGATATTCCCCTTCTTTTTTTTTCACCAAGAAAATTGTGCACAACAAGCCGTTTGTTGTTGGGGCGCTTTTCTCCCAGAGGGCACGGTGTCGACCCACGCATGTATGCATGCACAACACACACAAGGACGACAAGAAAAAAGACAGGCACCAACGAAAGAGGCAAAAAAAAGAGTAAAGAGGAATGCTTTAGGACGGCCGCGATTCGCGTGCCCGAAGCGCCATCAACACGCTGCGCAAGAGATCGCGCGTGGCCACGGTCGACGGGCGCAGCCAGTCGAGTGCGGGGTTGGTCCCGCGGGTCGGCCCGGCGATCTGGTACAAGAGGCCCGACGTGTTGGGCACCGGCACGAGATCGCCGATCGACAGCGACCCCGCGACGGGCCGGGTGACACGCGCCGTTTCGGTGGTCAGTCGCGCCAGCGCCGCGGCATCGCCCCTGCGGAGGCCCGCCACGGTGTCGGGATCGACCACCACGTGCAGGACCATCGAGTCGGGCGAGGTGCGATAGACAAAGGCAGACTGGACGAGTGCCGTCGACTCGGGGTCCTGTGGCAGACGCACGGGCGCGGCCAGGGGCGCCGGCGGAGCGCGTCCGACGGGCACCAAAGACGGCCTCGGTCGTTGGGCCGGCGGCACGTAGCGCCCGGGCCGTACGCCCAAGGAAGACGCGGAAGGCGCCGGCGCGCCGCCAAAGAGACGCGCCTGTATGCCGCCCCCATAGGCCACGCGTGTTCCCGGCGCCACGGCGCCGCGGACGGGGATGCTGCCGGTGCGCGGCGTCGGCGGTTGAAAGGTGTGTACGCGAGCGCTCGACACGCCGGGCTGGATGCTGCGCAGCGCCGCACCGACGTCGATCGTGGGCGCCGTGGGTGCCCCCGGCTGCATGAAACTCGCGGCGCCGGCAAAGAGGTTGCTCCACGCATAGCGCGTGCCGGCAGCGAGGATCACGTCGTAGACGCGACGGGCGTCGGGGTCGCTGAGGGCCAGGCCCACGGCGTCAAACGACGAGCGCATCGCGCGGTCGGGCCGTGTGGCAAAGAGGGTCGGCGGGGCGTCGGGCCGCGCCAGCGTGTTGGGCGCGCCCGGATAAGCCCACAGGCGGCGATGATGGACCCGCTGGAACTCGGCGTCGCGCGCCGCGGTGGTGAGGCCCTCCTGGTCAAAGATCGAGTCCCACGCCTGCCGAAAGAGTGTGGCAAAGGTGATGCCCAGGCGTTGGGCGTCGTCGGGACCAAGGCGTGCGCCGCCGGGAGGAAGCGTCGCCGCGGTGGTGGCGGCCGTCCTCTGTGCGGCGACGGCGCGTTGCTGGGCCGCCTGCGCGTCGGCCCACACCGTCTGTGCGTCGGCCGTGGCCGTCGGGCCGGGCTGCGGCCCCGGGTTGGTGAGACGCGCGACCTGGTCCACGCTGAGCGGCACCGCGTAGCCCACGAGCGACACGGCCAGGAGGGCCGCGCGCGTCGCCAGATCCACGTCAAAGGACAGTTCCGGGTAGAGCACGGCAAACTTGGTGAGCACGACGCCAAAGAGCACGTCCCACTTGGCGCGGTCGTCGATGAGCACGCGCTCCTGGCCGTCGGGTTCGACGACGACGTCGCCGGGCACGACGGGCGCCAACCGCGGCGGCAGTCCGGGCGACGGAGGCGCGCCAAAGCCGACGATGCCCTGGTTGGTGGCGCGCGGTCCCACGATCAAGCCCGTGTCCCCCTGGCCCGTGCTCCCGCCGCCGCCGGCCTCGATCGACGCCAGGGCGGCCTCGATGTTTTGTCGCGCCGCGCCTAGATCGCCCGCGGCGCCGGCCGCCGCCAGTTCGAGCGAGGCCCTCGCGCCCGGTCCGCCTCCGGTGCGCCCTGCAGCGGCCAGTACGCGCGACGACGGCTGTTGGCGCGCGCTCTCCTGACCGGCCAGACGCGCGGCCCGCTGCAACGCCGAGAGCGACGTGGGACCCGCGGCGCCGACGAGACCCAACGCACGCGCCCTCTCGTCGATTTCGAGATAGAGCCTGCGGACGCGTTCGACGTCGCCGCTGGCAATGGACAGCGCCGGCGAGTTGAGTGCGTCCAAAAGGGCGGCGCGCTGTTCCACGAGATTGCGAGCCGTGCGCGTGTCGACCAAACCGGTACCGCGCCGTGCGGCCTCGGCGGCGGCCGGGCCGCCCGCAAACTGGGCCTGGATGGGCGCGCCACGCGCTTCGAGCACCTGCTGCGACGTGGGTGCCTGCGCCCCCGCGGCATACGGGTAGACATTGTCGACGCGCACCGATTCGACGACGCCGGCCTCGACGCCGGCCAAGAGCGGCTGCACGACGAGACGCGTGGGGAAGAAGCCGAGCCGCTCTCGACCCGGTCCCAGCGCGACGACGACGTCAAAGTGGTCGGTATCGTATTCGACCACGCGCCCGAGTGCCAGAGGCAACGCCGGCGCGCCGGGCGCCATCAGTGCGGCCTCGTACAACTGGGCCTCGGTGCGGTAAAAGACCAGGGCGCCGCGCTCGATGGCATAGTGCCCCAGGGCATAGTCAAACCATGTGAGGCGCACCTGGTAGCCGGTGGGGCGCGTTGGTCCGCCCAGCGCGATCACCTCCTCACCGGGCTCGATGCCGCGCGTCGGTTGGCCGTACCGGTAGGCCGCCAGCCGCGTCACGGGCGTCGTGCCGGCATAGATAAAAGGCCCGGCGAACGCGCCCGGCGTGGCCTCGGGCACCAGCGGCAGCCCGGGCAGCGGCGGGAATGGGAACGCCATCGCGGCCCCCGCCACCAAGGCGCGCGGCGCGCGTTGCTGCTCGGCGGCGTAGAGTCTGGCACCTTCAGCGGCGCACTCTCGGCACACAACACCGGCCGACCGCTCCTGGCCTTGGATAAATGCCGCATAGAATTCGTTCTCGACCGGATTCTCGGACCACGCGTCGATGAGGCCCAGCAGGCGTTCGACACCGTAGGCATTGACCAGGCCGGCGTCGTCCAACACCGTGCGGACAATGTCGTCGACGCCAGGTGCGTTCCGCGGTGTCGGTGCCTCTTCGACTGATATGCGCCGTCGTCGTGCCGCGGGCTCGGCCGTCGGACTAACAATGGCTCTCTGCTCTTGGCGTTGACGGGTGCCGAGCGCTGCTTCGCGACGATAGTTTTCAATCATGTCGAGGACATAGTCGCGATAGCCTTGGGCGTCGCCGCCGGCAGCCTCCCAGGCGTTCCAGTTGGCGATCAGATAGTCGAGCACGTCCGAGGGAATGGCGCGCGTAGGACAGATGAGACACACGTCCGGTGGAGGCACGATGGCAACCGGACCCGCCGTGGTGGGCACCTCGGGCAGTACATCGATCGGCTGGCGCGCCAGCGGATTGACGCCGCTGGCCAGCGTGGCCGAGGCGATGTCGGCCGGCGTCGGGTACCGGGCGGCCTCTTGCGGCGTCATCGCGGCGGCCGCCAAGAGGCCGGCGTCCAAGGCATCGCGTCGACGTTTGGCCGAAACCGCGCGCGGTCCCTGTTCGGTTGCGGGCGGTGCGCGTGCGACGGGCAGGGGCGTGGGCGGCGCCTCAAAGACGCTAAAGCCGGCCGTCGACGGCCGATATGCGGGCGAAGGCGCCACGCGTGTCGGCGAGGGTTGTTGTTGTGGAGGGGGAACGGGTTGGACGGCGGCCGGCGGGGACGGGCCGACGATGGCGGCCACGGGCGAAAGAGAGGCCACGAGGGGCGCCTCGGCGATGGCCGCCTGGTTGGGGCCGACCACCACCGTCGACAGCGCCACCGCGTTGAGATCTTGGCGGGCGCGCGCGCACGGGTCGCTCGCGGAGCCCCACGCCGCAGCCGACTCCCACGGACGCCCCGTCGGATCATAGTCGCGCTCCCAGTTGGCCACCAAGGCCTCGTCCGTGTCGCCGGCGATCGGCAACAGGCCCACCAGGCGGTCGGCCACGGCGTCGGCCAACGAGGGGGCGTCGGCCGGGGCGCCCGGCTCGCCGGCCAGGGGCACGTCGGCCGGGATGGCAAAGTAGACGCGCGGATCGAGCCACCACCAGAATTCGAGCAGCGGCGTGCCCTCGGCGGCGATGGTCAGCTGGTAGTAGGGCCACGGCGCCAGGGGCACTTCGGACGTGGCCTGTTCGGGCGTGGCGGCAAAGCTGCCGTTGAGCCGAAAGAGGTATTCGGCGACGGCGGCCGGCAGGGCGCGTAGGTAGTAGGCATCGGTCGTCTCACCGGGCGCGGGCGTCGGCAGCGGCCGTTCAAGAGCCAAGACAGAGGCGAGGGCGCGCGCCAGGCCTTGGGGCGACTGAAACGGGTCCGGCAAACCGTTGGCGGCCGCCCACTCGCTCAGCTGGGGGCCGATCGAGGCGGCGAAATCGGTCTGGGCGAGGAACATGTAGACGGCAAAGGCCACGAGGTTGCCTCCGGGACCCTGGAATTGCGGCACGCCGATCGCGGCCGCGGCCGCGCGCTGCTCGTCGGCGCGCGCACGGGCCTCTTGCACGGCGCGCTCGTAATAGTACATGACCGGCCGAATCGACGCCGGATCGATGCCGACATTGTCGGCCGAGAGCGCGTCGCACACGAAAAAGAGCATCTCGGTGGGACCCAACGAGGCAAAGTCGGCGAGGCCGCGGTCGACCACGGCCTCTTCGAGCGCCGTGTAGGGCGGCGGCGACGCGGTAGGAGCCTCCATCAGAATAGTAGGGCGAAAAACGCACAAAAGAAGAGCGCACGCGCCGGTTCGGTCTGGTCGAGTTTGGGCCTCTTTTTTTTTGCCCCGTTCAATGTATGTGCTCGCCTCTCTGTATGGGCTGGCAAGAGGAGGCCCTGTCGCCAAGAAAGGCTCGGCACAGATATGCTATGGAGCCAAAAAGGAAAAAGGAAAGGACAGGGAAAACAAAGAGGCGAAGAGGCAAAGGCGCAAGGATGCGAGCGAATGAGATGGGCGCGGTCGAACGGGCTGCGCGTGTGGGCACAGGGCAACGTGCGCTCGGTGGCCTGCCTTTTCCTTTTGGCGGTGCCTGTGTTTCGTCGCCTCGGTCGCTCTCGGCCTGCCGACCGCGCCGCTCGCGCTCGCCCGTTGGCGCGGGGCCGGACGATTTGTGTCGACCTACTGCCATCACGCCAATCCTATTGGGCCACGTTGCGACTCCTGGTTTGTGCGCCTTTTCTTTTTTTCTTCCTCCTCTCTGCTCCCGACCGAAAGGCGGCCTTTTTTGTGCTCGGCCCTTTCCGCTGCCGCCCACCCAAGATGCCTCAACAAGCCTCGAAAAAGAACCCAAGACGGGACCGTTTTTTTTGAATGGGGAAAAAAGGTCAAATGGGGGCCGCCACAAATCATCCGCCGTCCGTTGTCCTGACACGCGCAGCAGCACCACCATCAGGCATACCCGCTCTCTAGACATGCATTTATTTTTTTTTCTCAATTCGACCAGACCAACCGACGGGCCGTGGATGTCTTTTTGGGGATTGTCTCTATGGATTTTTTTTTACTCGTGCCGCCACTTGGCCCGTTTCTAAAGGTTTGGGGGGGGGGTGGAGGGTGGTCGCTGTGGTCTTTGCGTTGCTGCGGGCTGTGGGCGGCCTCGCGCATTGCTCCCCCGCCCCAGATGAGAGGTCTTTTGCATGTTGTTGGGGGACAGGAACCACACGACCGACGATTTGCCTTTTCTCCCTCATCGCGCATCAGGCGTTGCTGGCTTGCGCCGCTATCGCCGCCGCAGTGCACCGTCAAGAGAAAAAACCAACATAAACAGCGCGGCAAGAAGGTGCGACGCACACACAAGACGAATTGGACCGTTTTCCTTTTTTTTCCTTTGCTGCTTGCTCTTGCAATTCGTTTGTCGCGCCCTTTCTGCCTGTGCTCCCCTTCTTTTTCTCGTGGTTCGTGGTGTGATGGAGGCCGCGAGGTCAAAGGCGCTTATCGGCGGGCAAATAGAGTCCGTCATGCCACGCTGGCCATGTAGGCGCGCTCGGCGGCGACCATCCTGGCACACAGGGCCGAGTCGGCGCCCACGTCGCGCATCCACGCGCGCTTTTCCGTGCGCACCCACGAGACAAACGGGTCACGCGCCACGAGCGCCCCCGTGAGCAGCGCACGCCGCGGGTCGATGTAGGGCGCCACGCTGCCGAGATCGGGCACCAGCGGTAACAGCCGCGAAAGGGCATCGAGAAAGACCACGTGACCGGTGCGCTTGGCGCGCTGTTCGTCGGGATCGCGCGCCGGCGCGGCACCAGAGGCACCCGTCACCACGGCGCCCACCTCCTCGACCGGGTAGTTGAGGGCGACGATGGTGAGCAAGTCCCATACGGCCGACGGATGCACGAGCGCGGCCGTCACCCGCAGGCGCTTGCGAAAGCGCGGCCGCGTGAGCATGTTGCGCACGCCCAGCTTGCGGTTGACACGGTCGTGCACGAGCCACACCCAATCGACGAGCGTGTAGCGCCGAAGCGGCGCTCCGTCGGGGGCGGCGCCCAGGGCGCGCGCGCGTGCGGCCTCATCGGACCCGTCGACAAACTCGGCCGGCGGCGTGTCCTCGATGTAGTGCCGGTAGGAGGTGCGGCAGAACGAACACGGCAGCACGTGGCGCAGCGAGTAGGCGAGCAGGACAAAGGCGCGCGTGGCTCGGCGGCGCGGGCCGTCGACGGCGCCCGTCGGATCGACCGGCATATCGTCGACGGCGCGCCCGGCCACGGCCAACAGGTCCCACACGAGCGGACCCCACATTTGCGTGTCCATGTTTGGGTGGGGGGGGGGGGGCGGCAGCCGTGGTCGTCCGTCCGTATGGGCGCCTCGCCGTTCTTTTCCTTTTGTCCCTTTTCTCCGTTCTCTCTTTTCTTGTTTCTTGTTTATCCTCTGTCGGTCGTATCCTTTGTGTGGGAATGTAATTTTTTTCTTCCACTATGGCGCTCGCGCACAGAGAGAGAGAGAGAGAGGCCGGCCCACCGTCGACCCTGATGTGCGCACGCGCGACAATGCCAGCGCGACCGTCGCCACGCACAGAGCAAAAACCCGTCCAAATTTGGCTGCGGTGCGTGGCGCCCTTTTGGTTGACCGCGCGTCGCTCGGGTCCGCGCGCCTTTTTCTTCTTTTTTTATCTTTTTTTTCTTCTAGCGTAGGCGCGCGTGGTTGCGGCGTATCCTTTTGCCCGCCCTTTCCCTGTGGGAGGCGTCGGCTCGCAGGGCTCGACCGCCCACGTGCCAAAGAGTGACGCCTCCCGCACGCCCTCTCTGGCCTCGATCCGCGCGTCTGCGCGCAGGGGAACACGCCCGAGCGACAAGAGAGTGCCTTGGGCGCGCACGTACTAAAAACAAACACACAAACACATACACGGCCAAAGAGGCATTTGGATTCGCTTTCTGCGCACACAGAGTCTCTTTTCTTCATGACCTTTTTTGTGCTCTTTGTGCATACCAAGAAAAAAGGAATGTTTTTGTATGGTTTTTCCTATCAATTTCCAATTCCTTTTTCTTTTGCTCTGGCGTCGTGGTGGTGGGTGCGCGGTCGCTGCGCTCTGCCGCTCGGTCTCGATGTTTCCCTCTTTTTTTTTGTTCTCTTCTTGGAGCCGGGCTTATTATTGGCGTGCTGGCCGCCTTTGCCCCGAGGCCCGACCCTGGAGAGCGAGGCAGCCGCGCAAACTTGCGCGCGCAAGGAAAAAAACAGATCTAGCCGTTGTGTCTCTTTTTTTTTCGTAAAAAAGGCACCATCCGCCGGGTCCCCGCCCAAATGGCAGAGAAGGACCCTTTTCGATTGGGCCACTCTTGCGCAACCTAAAAAAAGACTGGAAAAAAGGCGGGTCGTTGTTGCTGTGTTGTTGTTGTTTTTGTTGGTGGTGGTGAAATATGACGAGTTTGGACGGCCAAGAAGGGAAAAATGTGTGTGTGTGTATCGTGCGCGCACACCACACCAACAATCCCCCTCTCTCTTTTCTTTCCGCCGTCCGTGTGGCCATGTCCACAAAAAAAGAGGAAAACTTTGGTTTGATTCTGCGGCGCGTCGGCGATCTCTTTTCTCTCCCTGTGTTTTTTTCCACTTTCCCAGTGTCTCTCTGGGGCGCGCATGGGCCGTGCCGCGATCCATAGGCGTGCGCGCCGACGCGACATGGCCCGCGAAACCTTGATCGGCGTTGGTCGACTTAGCCGTCGGGCGAACCCTGCTGGGCGTCTTGGGCACACGCGACGGCCGATCGCTGGGCATGCACGCGCGTATAATAGAGCCAGGCCCCGGCAACGACCAGGGCCACGAGGGCGACGGCAACGGCTGCCATGGGCAACAGGCGCCTCGGCGAGCCGTCGGACGATGGCCGATCGGCAGTGGGCGAGTCGCGACAACAGAGGTCGCCGCGCGCGTAGCGCCACGCCGCCTGCTCGAATGTGACCAGCGGTTTACCGAGGCGCGCATTGACCATATTGTGCGCGTCGACGGTCCACCTCGCAAAGGCCTGGCGTCCGCCGCGCGCGGCCTCCTCGGGCGGGTGGGCCGCTAACAGGGCCGCAAAGTGGCCTCGGCACTCGGCACACGGCAACAGTGTCGCGTACGCGCGCACGAGACTCAGGAGCGCAGGCGCCCGCTCGGCAAACGGCTCCGGGCACTGAAAGGCCGCATAGTGCATGGTCTCCCACAGAGGCGGACCGACGAGGTGCATCACATTGGTGTCGCCGACCTCGGCGTACGCTGCGCCGCCCACAACGCGTCCGTGTTCTGGCCCTTGCTGCCGACGTTGCCCCTGTTGCTGGGGCGGTGACGGCGGCGGCGACAATTGCAAAAGTCGGTCATAGTGGGCCATTTTACTGTTTGCACGAGGCGCCTCGCGCCGTCAGAGGCGACGAATCAGCTGGCTCCTCGCTCGGTCTTTTCTCTTCTCCCCGTCCACCGGCCCGTCTCTTGGGGTTCCTCGGCGTCCCCTCGCTTTTCGTGCGCTCGCCGATCTTGTGCAGTAGTAGTAGTGGTGCCCTGGTTTCCCGGCCGGCGGCGACTGCGGGGGGATAGGGAGGCGTGGTGGCGCAGCGCACGCCTCCAGGTCCTTGGTTGCGGGCGACAAAGAATACCCGAAAAGGGGATCGGGCGCAAAGAATGACGGGCGCGGCTTTGGGCAGATCGTTGATCGAGGCGAGGCAAAAACTCGGCTGAGGCGAGGCACACGCACTCGTCCGGTCACGCGTGCGCGTGTGTACTGCGGCCTGCGCGTCTCTTTCCCTGAGCACGCGCGGGGACGAGGACGATGGCGTGTGTTGCGGCCGCTGCCGGGTTCCTTGTCGTCGCCACCGTCGGATCCTCGTGTCTCTGTCCGAGGACATATTGTCGTCGTCGTCGTCTCAATGAGGCTCTTGTGCTCTTCCTCCGCACCGCAAGGGCGGCTCCCACGCCATTTTGTTGTCTATTCTCGCGCGCGCGCGTGTTTGCGCACGCTGAAAGACGCCGCCCGCAGCCCGATCCTAGGCTGCCGGCCACACACGCACATGGGCGAAAGACCATCGAACGGATCATTGTGCGTCGCCTCTGACCCCGCACATGCAATCAGAAGCACATACGAGAAAGAAAAGGAAAAGCCGACCAATGTCGGGGAGGGCGCAGGTCGCGGAAGAAAAGAAAAAGAGAGACACCAGCGCACACACGGACAAGCGCGCCAAGGGCCAAAGAGGTCGCCGCACCGCCCGTCCCGTTTATCTCCCGTCTCCTTTAATTTGTTTCTCTTTTATTTTGTTGCTTCTTTGGACTTTCCGTTGGGCACGCGTGCGCTGCGAGGACAGACAAAAAAAAGAGGCGGCTGGAGAGGCCGGCGGCGCTCACGGTGCGTGTCTGTGGTGCGCCCGCGGCCGGTTTCCGTCGATCTCGCTCAATAAAGCGGCGCTCCGGGCCGTCGGTATGGACAGGCGCCGCTCGTGAATGCGTCTGCACCCCGGCCTTTTTGTACGTGCGCCTTCGGCGGGTTATTTCTTTTTTCTTTTTTTTTTTCATGGTCAGCGGGTCGTTTTTCTTCGATCTCCGTCATCTTCGTTGTTTCAGTTTCCTCTTTTTTTTCTTTTCTCTCAGGCCAAGACGGATCGCTTTGGATGTGCGTCTTTTTGTTTGGCCTCGGGTTACTTGCACGCGCACGCGCGTGTAATGAAATTCGCTCGGTCACACACGGCGGAGAACCAAACAAACAACGAAAGCCACCAGTCACGGGCGCGCCTTACCGCCCCGGCATGCCTCTTGCCCGGCGCCCTCGGGCAGACCTCCACCCCGCTCGTAACTCTCCTTCTCCCCAATGCAAAACCTTCTTTTTTTTACAACAAACAACAAAGGGGAAGAAAACAACAAAGGGGAAGAGGGGGACGAGAAAAAAAACGACCAGAAAGCCAAAGCGCGCGTGTGTTTAGACAAAGAAAAAAATCCGAGACACCAACACGCGCCCCATCCTTTTTGCGTGCTTTTTTTCCAAAAAAAAATGGACAACCCTTTTTTCTTTTTTTTTTCTTGTCAGTTTCAAGGTGTATTCTTGGGTTGGCAGTCATTTCTGTCTTCCTTTTTCTTTCCGGGCGAGCCTCGATGCGAGACCGCGCTGTGGCCTCGCGCACCGCAGATCTCTCAGTTTGCCTCTTCTCTCTCTCTCTCTCTCTCTCTCTCTCTCTCTCTCTCTCTCTCTCTCTCTCTCTCTCTTTCCTCCCTTTTTCCTTTTGCGCACGCCCACATCGGCAAATTGCGCGACGACAAGCGACTACAACCGAGGCATCGCCTCGGGCGTGTGTGCGCGCGCGCGTTGTCGCTGTCTTTTGCGGGCTTTCCCTCTTGCGCCTTTTGTCTGCGCGCACGCGCCGAGTCCGTGGCAGGACCCCGAGCGCCGTCGCCGCGCACACATGCGCCCACGGGCCGATAGGCGCGAACGGGCAGAGTAAGAAGCCACGCGCGCCCGCACCCACAGATAAAACAGCCGTCGACCCCGACAGTCACTCACGCACGCACGCACTCGGACGAGCGCCCGAGACGGTAAAGAAGAACAAGTAGAGAAGAAGAAGAAAAAGGCATGCAGCGCACCACCACCACTCGGATTTACAACCCGCGCGGCGCCGGCCTCTGCGGTCTCGGCGCAGCTGCGCCCGTCGTCGTGGCCACCCCGCCCGCGCTCAGCCCGTGCGCCGCCGCCGCCGCCCTGCGTGCCCAGTCGGCCGCCGCGGCGGCGGCCGTGCCCGCGGCTGCCGCGACCGACGCCGTGGTGGTGACCGGCGGCCACCATCACCACCACCACGCCGAAGCGCCCGTGCGCAAGGACTGCGGATTCCCGTGGTGGGTGCTGCTCCTCCTGGCCCTGGCCGTCATCGTGGTCGGCGTGTGGCTGTGGCTCAGGGGCAAGCGCGATGGCAACGGCGTGCGCGCCGTCATTGTGACCCCTGGCGCACAGCAGCCACCGGCGTCGCCCGTCGCGCCGCCCATGTCGCCCGTCATGCCCCCGGCGTCGCCGCCCATGTCGCCCATGGGAGGGATCGTCCGACCGGGGTCGCCCGTGCCCGGCTCGCCCGTCTACTCGCCGCTCATGATCCAGACGCCGGCCGCCGCGCCGATGGCGCCCGCCGGCCAAGTGGCGCGTCCCTACGGCCTCGTGCCGCTGGGCACCGCAACCAAGGTCACCGGCGACCAGGTCAAGGCCGACGTCGAGGCCGGCAACCCGGCCCTGGTCATGTACACCATGGACGGCTGCCACCACTGCGACCAGGCCCTGCCCGAGATCCAAAAGGCCGCCGCCAACCTGGGCGTGCCCGTGCTCGTGGTCGACCGCGAGGACACGGCGCCCGTGGACCGGCCCATGGGCTACCCGAGCATCTACGCCATTGCCGGACCCAACGACACGCGGCTCTTTAGCGGCGAGCGCACCGCCGACGCCTTTTTGCGCTTTGTCGCCCAACACCTGGGCAGCCACTATGTGCGCCCCGGCTGCGGCATGGGCTTCTAGGACGCGAGCCCTCGTCCCAAGGAAAAAAAAGAGAATATGGACGCAATCAGGACACACACACGCACGCGCCACCTTTTGTCTCCTGTTTTTCTTCGTGCCCCAGCCGATGCTGCCTCGTGCCGCAGCGCGCCCTAGGTCCGCCGATGATGATCTGCCGATACGCATTCCTTATGTCCCGTTGGCCTCACAGGAAAAAAAAAAGAATTGACAAAGAAGGGGAAACCGCGCATCAAGACAAGCAGACATATACGTTTTCCTTTTTTTTCTTCTCCAAAAAAAGTATTTTGTTTGGCTGGGCGTGGGCGCGCCCCCTTCTGGCGAGGGCGCGTCTGTTTCTCCGGGTCTCTTTTCTTTCGCTGCGGTAGCCATGCGGCGGATGGGTTGCCTGGATGCCCCCACCGAGCAGGCGCCCTCGTTGCCCCCAACGCCTTGCGGCTCGCGCCAGGCTTTTGTCGATCGGCAGCGCAGCGAGTCCATGCGGCTTTGTTACCGCCCCGGCCACCAAATCGACCCCCCCCCTCTCACGTGCGCAGCCAAAAAGAGACCCTAAAAGAAGAGCACGAAAAAATAGTGATGCGCCCTAGGCGCCATCCAATCTTTTTTTTTTCATAGGTCTGTTTTTGTCTTTTTCAATGTCTTCAGATCGGTTTTTTTGCGGAACAGCCGGCGCCAAAGGGCCATCGGCGGGCGCGCATCTCGCGTGCTCGTCAAGCAAAAGAAGGAGCAACTAGGGAAAAAAATAGTAAAACAAAAGCCGCCCGTTGTCGCCTTGCGCGCACGGAAGAACATAGACCGAAAAAGTACGCCCACAAAAATTCCGTCAGAGGCGCCCCTTGTCCGTGCTTTTTTCTTCTCCTTCCTCGTCGCAACGGGTGGCAGTGGCGCTCTTTCTTATTGGCTCTTTGTTTATTTGGAGACATGCGCACGGAAAAAGCGCACAGCCGAGATGAGCACAGCAAAGAACAGAACCACCCAAGAAGACCGCCGCCGCGCAACTGGCGCCTTTTTTTCTCCCTGTGTTGATGATGAGGCCCGTGGGCGATATGCGCCGCAGGGCGGTCGGTTGTCTTTGGGTGTCTTTTCCTTTTTTTTTTGGTGAAAGGAAAGGACAGAAACGTTTTGTGTTGGGTGTGCTTTTTACCGCCGCCCTCGTCTTTGTGGGCGCAATGGCGAAAAAGAAAGAGGCAAACACACACGGGGCACACATTCGCCCTGTGTCATGTCTCTTTCTGTGCCGGTCGGGCAGAAGCCTCCTAAGAGGCGGCGTTGGCCGGCTGCTCGTTGAGAATGTGCAAGGCGGCAAATCCTCCTTGCAATGCGGAAGCGTCGACGCGCTTGGCGGCGGTGCGTCGGGTCGCACGCGGGGCACTCACCGGGGCGCTGTTGTTAACCGCAGTGCCCGTGCTCATGGTCGCTCGCCGACGCGGGGGCGCAGCGATGCCGCGAAAGCCACCGGCATCGTTGGACCGGCGACTGATGGGACCGTGGGCGCCCAGGGCGCGCGCGTAGGCGGCGGCGAGCGCGTCAGGTTCCATGCCTAGGGCGGCGCCTGCGAACGCGTCGTCCCCCATGCCGATGTTGCCGTAGCGCGGGTCGTACTGATAATTAATTCATGGCAAAAAGTATGGCAGTGCGTGGTCGTGTTTGGAATCGAGAGTGAGATGCGGGAAGAAGCGGAACAAGAAACCGGATTGCGGAGGAATGCGTGCAGCGGGCTTTGGGCGTCGCTTTGCCTCTGGTGAGCCGGTCTTTTCTCGGAGCCAGGCCACGACAACCGCCGAGGTCTGCCGCGACGGTGCCTTGTCGGTGGTGACTTGCGTCGCGCGTGCGCGCGCAGCACCCGGACGTCCGGCCCTTTTTTTCCTGTTTCCCTTTTTTTCCCAGAGTTGCAGCCATTTGTTTCGTTGGAATGTGTTTTTTTGAGGCGCGCTCTTTTTCGCTGCCCCTCCCCTTTAGTCGTTTTTGGCAGGAAAAAGTCATCGCCGGCAGTGCCTCGCGCCCACTGGCGCCCCAAAGCAACGCAAAGGGGCGCGCCCAGAGGCGCGAGGAAAAAATTACAGAGAGGCAGGCACGCTCTGCCGGTTGACAATAGGGAAGAAGGAAAAAAAGGAAAAAAAAGAAAAATGGCATGGGTAAAAAAACATGCAACATGTGGGTTGGGTTGCGGCCGTGTCGCCTTGTGCGCCGTCGACGGTAGCAGCCACAGCGCACGCTCGAAAAACCCTTTTGCGCCTCCCTGCGGGGAAAAGGCCTTTGGTCCACCTACGTACCGGCACACCCACTCGCGCCCGTGGCTCCCCTCTTTCGTTTTTCTCTCTGGTGGTCCCCTCCTCTCTTTTTTTATTTCGCCGTGTCCGCTGTCGTGTCGCGGATCGCCATTTCAGACACGTCGAAATCTGCCGAAAAATAACGACATGAGGCCGACCACGGACGGGCGGCCGCGTCCGTCGGTCAGCGCCGATCCCAACGACCGGGCGTGTACGAGCGCTTCGGCGCTCCCGTCTTGGATGCTCTCCGAGTGTGTCGACGACGCCGAGGCCGCACACGTGCGGTCGGTCTACCGTCTGGCGCGCACGGCGAGCAACGGCGACTGTCTCTTTCACAGCGTGCGTCTGGGCCTCCTCAGCGTGCCGGGGTCGGGCGCGCCCACGTCGGCCCGTTTGCGGCAGGCCGTTGCGCGTACCGTACTCGATCGCAATGACCGCGCGGCCCTCGCGGCGCTCGTCCAATGGCGCGAGATACTGTGCGCATCGCGCGATCCCGACCTGTGGCGCGATTACGGGCACGCCCGTGCGCTCGTCGACGACGTCGCGCCATTTAGCGACCGCGCACGTCGCGCGGTCTACGAGGCCATGTGCGACGCGCACACCTACTGGGGCGACGACTATGCCGTGGCCGCGTTGGCTCGCATCGTGGGCGTATCCATTGTCGTGGTCGCCCGCAGTGGCGGCGGCGTAGGACAGTGCCGTGGACGTCTCACCGGGTCCGTCAACACCACGGTGCCGGCGCGTTGGCATATCGTGCTCTGCCTCGATGGCGCCCATTACCAGCCGCTGGTCCGTTGCGTGCGCCGGTGCACGGGGAGGGATCGCCGCAGCCACGGGCATCACCATAACAACAGCAACAATGACAACCGCAATGCCGACAAGGCCCGCCGCGAACATGAGCGACCCGCCTATGTGAGCGCTTTTGGTGTGCGCGTGCCGCGCTTTATACGACGCGCATTTGCCGCCGTAGCCGCCGATGCTGCCACCGTGTCGGCCGCGCGCGCTGCCCGGCGCGTCGACCCCCTAGGGCGTTGCCGTTGACCGGCAACACAAACGCGATCCCAGCGCGCGAGCGAACCTTTTCCAACTTTTTTTTTGACAACAACAGGCAAGGCTTTGGCACGCACGCGCAATGCCACTCGTAAACAAATAAAAATAAAAGAAAGCCGCCTCTTGTCTTCCGCCCCCCCCCCAAGGCAAACACTGCCGGCGGCCTTTTCTTGGATTGTTTCTTTTTTTTCTATTTATTGAAAAGAAAAAATGTATTTTGTTTACATGGCGCCTCTTTGTTTTGTGTTGTTGTTGTTGCGTGCTCACGAAAAGGGGGTCTTGGTGGCGGTCTGCATGGCGCCGGCGCCTGTCTCGGGCCGCAAGAGTGCGCGCGCCACCGGCACCTCGGCGCTGTTCCACGGCGGAAGACCAAAGCCAAAGAGCGACGTCGCCTGCGCGAGGACGGCCTCGACCGAACCGGTGGCGCGCGCGGCGTCCTCGCACGCCAGCACGAGATCGCGCGGGACACGCAAGAGGCGCGCCGAACCCGTACTCACGATGCCGCAGATCAGCGCCGCCAAGCCGGCGACCGGCTGACCCGGATGGCCCGCATTCCAGGCGCGCGCGAGACTGTCGGGCGTGGGCTCCTCAAAGGCGGCGATAAACTCGGCCTCGAGTCTGTCGTAAAACTCGTCGCGGCCCGCTGGCGTGGTGAAGTCTGCTCCCGGACTCGGGTAGGGTTGATCGAGACCGGCGAGCGCCACCCAGAGCGCCGCCAGCGCCTCGGACGTCGTGTCCGGATCGGCGATGGCGCGCGCCAGCGGCCACCACAGGGCGCGCATCACCCGCGCGGCCGTCCACGCCTGAATGACATTGGCCGCGTTGAGCGGCACCTGAATAAAGTCCCCCTGTTGGCCCTGATCGTACCAGATAGCGGCGTTCAAGAGATAACGCGCGGAATCGGGCGACGCCATCAGCTGAACGGGCAGAATCGTCGCAATGGCGTCGACCGTGGCGGCATCGTCCAACAGCGAGGCCGCACGGAGGAACGCATAGGCGGCCCTCATGGTGATGGCGTAATCGCCGGCGAGGCGGCCCGGATCGGCGGCGCGCTCCAAGGTGTCCAGTTCTGCGCCGCGCGTGGCGACCGTATCCCGGATGAACCCGATCGCCCTGTCGTATTCGACGCGCAGCGGGTCGTCGGCGGGCAGTGCGTCGCGCTCGTCGGCCAGCTGCGCGATCCTGTCGTTGCCCTGTTCGACGATAGAGGCCACCGGCGCCGCCTGGCCCTGAATCACGGCCGCGGCGCCGCGCGCAGCCTCGTCCGTAAAGCGATCAAACGTGGGCTGCGCCGCGGCGGCATAGTAGGGCTGTGGCGTGTCGGCGGTCGACACGCCGGCCTGCTGGCGCAGATCGACCAGCGCCAAGAGACCCATCGTATACCAGCCGGTGGCGCTCATGGCATCGGCCACCGCCGTGCCGGCCGTGGTGATTGCCACGGCGCCGAGGGCCTGCTGGAGGTCGCTCACCTGGTTGAGGAAGCGCCGTTCGGTCTCGACGACCTGTGCCTCGGCGCGCACGGCGCGCTCGATCGCGTCGGCGAGCGCACGACGCAGATCGACGACTTCGGCCTCTAGCCGCTGGTAGGTGGTGGTCTCACGGATCTGGGCCTCGGTGAGGGCGAGGGCGCCTCCGCGCAGCGCCATGTAGGCCCGGTAGCGCGGGTCATTCTCGACGTTGCCAAACTCGCTCTCGGCCAACTGGCGTTCGAGTGCGTTCATCTGGGTCCTGAGCCGTCGGCGCTCGGCGTCGGTGCGCGCGAGGTCGGCGCGCAACCTCTCGGCATCGGCCGTCACTTCGGCCAGGCGCAAATTCACCTGACTTTCGGCGAGCACGCGCGCGCGGTCGAGTGACAGGCGCTCGCGCACGTCGGCGGGCAGCGCCTCTAGAACGGCCTCGGGCAGGAATCGCGGCGTGCCCGACATCTCCTCTTGCGTGGCGCCCTCCAGCAGCAGTTGCTCGGCGCCAGGCTGTTCTTCCTCTTCCATGCCGACGGCGGGCGAGGTTTCAACTTCTTCGCGCCGTCGCCGCCTCGTGGGGCGTTGCTCCTCGGCCTCCATTCTTTTTTTTTTTCCTTTGCTTTTTTTTAATCACTCGGCCGTCCTCTGTGCCTGTGCTCTCGTCTATACACACGCCCGTTCCTCTTTCCGGTTCGTCTTGGGTCCTTTTCTTCTCCTTCCTTTTCTCTCTCTCTCTCTCTCTCTCTCTCTCTTTGTCTTCCAAAATCGCTGTGCCCTTGTGCTCCTTTGGGGCGTGCGCAAAAGAAAAAAAAAGCGCCGCGGACGAGGGGAGGGAAAAGAGGCTGGCAACCACCGGAGCGCAAAGTGCGTCCAAAAAAGAAAAGAGGCGCCGAAAATAACTGGCAAGATGCGCTCGTGGGCTTGGCGACAGCGCGCTGTCGGTTTCACTCTTTGGTCCACGGACCCGACGCGTCGCCGGCCCTGCGCGGACAACCAATCCATGCACAACGGCGGTCGGCCTTTTCTTGTCGACAAAACCTGAGCAAATCATCCCCGTGCAGTTGTTCTTTCTTTTTTTTTTCATTCTTGCCTTTACACTTTTTCGTGGGGGCCTCTTTGTGTCGACCCTTTTCCTCGTGCGCCGTTTTACGTGGCAACCGACGAAGCGTGTCTTTGAGTGGAAAGCGGCCGCGTGCAGCGGTTGCATGCCGCACCGGAAGAGAGAGAGAGAGAGAGAGAGAGAGAGAAAAACCAAAAGACCACATCAAGACACGACACGCGAGAGACCACTTGTTTTCTCATCCTTTTTCCTTTTCTGTCAGTCGGCCCAACCATCCCTTTTTATCTTTCTTCTTTTTGGGTGATGTTTCCGTCGTGCTGGCGGCGGTCGATCTGTCGCGCGGGCAAAGGTCGCTCCTGGCGTGTAAAGATCACGGCGCGGCGCGTCCACGCGACCTCTGTGCACCCATCGATCTCACCACGTCGAGCGCCGCCTGCTCGGCGGGTGCCGCACCGCGCGGCGCGTAGCCAGTGATGTCGGGACACACGCCGCCTGATCCTAACAGGGTGCCGTCGCGACACTGCTTGCGCTGCTTCTTCTTGAGGTAGACCTTGGTGCCGTGCTCGGTGTAGTAAAAGCCGCCGCCGCGCGGCCCCTTTTCCACGTCCTTGATGACGGGCTTGAGCGTGCCGGGCCACGGCGCCGCACGTACCTCGTTGGCCGTCGCCACGCTGTTGGCCGCCAGAAAATCATAGGCCGCCTGAAGGGCGGCGCCCGGTGGATTGCGACTTGGCTGCGGGCGCATCTCGGCCCCGGACGCGGTTGCGAAAAGGCTGGTCGTGGCCGTCGCCTGCATTCTCGGTCCTTTCACCCCTTCCCTCTCGCTGTGTCTCGTCTCCTTTCTTTTTTCTCGCCCTCGCCGTGTGTCGCGTTCTTCTTTTTGGCCTGTCTCTCTCTTTTTTTTCTTGTTTTCGTCCTTTTGGCTCTCGCCGTGACTGCCGTTATCCTTGTGGTCCCAAACCTCTGGCTGTCGCGGCCGACAAGGGTGCGATGCGGCACCAGCAGTGCGCCTGCCGGTGCATCGTGCACTCGTTCTTTCTCTCCCCGCCTTTTTTGCCGGTATTTGCTGCCGACCATTTTGTGTCGTCCATCGCGTACCGCCGGCGACCCAAGAAAATGGACCAGAGCCAAGAAGAGACGACAACCGGAAAGGGGCGCCCAACGAGAACCCCAATGGCGCGCGCCTGCCGCGCCACAAAAAGACGGCATCGCAAGCCAACGGCGTCTTGCGCCTTTTTTGTCTTTTCTTTTCTTGTTGCCGCCAATCAGTCACAAAGGGCGACACAGAGAGAGAGAGAGAGAGAGAGAGAGAATCTCACGCGCCACTCGCGTGGCCTGTAAAAGAGAAGAAAAGAGGAACAAAGGAGAAGCACATTGGCTCTTGCGGCGGTCGCGGCGACCCCAACAGCGACAGACGATGCAGAACAATGCATCCGCGGGCGCCCACGCCTCCGTAGCCCTATCTCGGCGCACCGGCGACATCACACTGGACAAAGGACAACGAAGCGGCGGCGACAGACAAAGGCATCTCGGTAGGCGCGCCTGTGCGATGGCGACATCCAAGAGGTGGGTCTCTGAAGGCGACCTGACGCCAGAGATGCCTGCCCGCAAGCGCCAACGGCGTGAGGCGGGCCTGCCCGGACGCGCGCTGGTCGCCTTGGTCACTACCGACGGCGCCGCGATGATGCTCGATGTGTCGCCCCAAGGGCGCTTTGCGGCCCGCTTCAGCGAGTCACACCTGCTAGGCGAAACCGACGTCGACAGCAAAGCAGACGACCACGCCGATTACCGCGAGGTCGTCCTCCCGGTGGACCGCGCCAGCCTCGTGCCCGTGTATGCCTATGTGACCATCGACGGTGCCGACTTTGGGTCGTGTGGTGCGCTCGATACCAACGCGCTCATCTCGTCCTCGCTCTGCCCGTGCGTCGATCGCCTGGACGCCATTCAGGCGGCGGCCGACGCGATCGGCGTGCCGGCGGCAGCGGCCCGTCTGCGTCGCTGGGTGGATCTGGCCGCGCCGGACCCCACGTCCTACGCGATAACGACGTATCCCGACGCGCACGGTATCGCGGTCCGCTGCCGCTTTGCGCCGCGCGACTCTGGAGCGCTTATTGCGGAAATGGGTCCCGAGGCCACCGAGCGCCTGTGCGCCGCCGTCGCCAGACACCGTTTGGGCACCGAGGCGTCGCCTCTTGTTCAACACGTGATGCTAGCGCGTCTTGATGAACCGTTGCGAGCGCGCATTGTCGGCGCGGGCGCTGGCGATGCCGATGCGACCGATGCAGATGGCACGTTTGCAGCATGCAGGCATCTTTTTCGAAAACAGATGCCTTTTCTCTTGGCCACGAGCGATCTGCCCGATGTCGATGGAGCCTATGCGCGGTGCCGACGTGTTTTGCAGGCGTGCCGTAACGAACCAGGAGCCGGCGCACTCGCCGATTCTCTGGATGACTTGGGACGCCTGGCTCACGACATGCCGGAACGGGTGCGCGTCGACAATCCCTATCATATTATGGCGGCGTTGGCCGCTCCTTTTCCTTGCCCGGACACGGCCGACCCACACCTCGGGGCAAAGGCGCTCGCTGCCGCGGTCGACGCCAACACCAACTTGTTGGGTCTTCTCGCCGATGCCGCTCGCCTGGCGCTGGGGACGCCCCATGCCATCGGGGCACTGGTCGACGCCCATATGGGCGCCCTTTGTCTCGGGCCTCGCCAACGGATCGAGGTGGACCAGGCCATTCGCGCCTATTATGATCATCACGATCATGGTGATGATGATCATGATAGTGATGGTGATGGTGATGCCCACTCTTGTTCCCAATTCCCGACAATCAACTAGGCCTTGTTTTTTTCGCTCATATGTGATCCAAAAAGGAGAAGGGTGCCTTTCTCCGTTCCTCCCGTGCTCGTGGCCATCTGCGCGCGGGTGCCGTCCAGAGGCCTTTTGCAAAAACAGACAAGGCACGATTGCCTTTTTTTCCTAACAAAAAAAGGTAGACGGGGACTGCAAGAAAAGAGACCGTTGTTTCGCCTGGTTGGGGATAGGCCATTGAAAAACGCCGACACCAAGCATTATCCCGTGGAGCCATTCAAAAAAGACGTCTCGCCTTTTGTGCGCGCGAAACAAAGAGGCGCAGACACTTGTTTGGCGACCTTTTTTCCCTCTTGTCGAGGCTCGAGCGGAACGGCAAAATGCATTTGTTAAAAAAGAAAGGACAGAGCAGGAAAAAGCCACAGGGCAGAAGGAAAAAATATAAGAAAAAAAATCGACCGCGGTCGGATGCATTGCGAGCGCGCTTTTGTCCTCTCGTGTTTACGGACAGAGGCTATTTTTTTCCTGTCGTCGCCTATAGGTTTGTGTCGGTTCCATCCCTTTCCGTGCTTTTTCGTTTCCGGTCTGGGTATGGGCGCGACAAAGCGTTGCCTTGGACCCACCAAAGAAAAAAAGGACGCGCCAGGGTGATGCCCGTCTTGTTGCCCTTTTGAATGTGCAAGACGAAAAAAAGAAATGCACAACGAAAGGGTTGGGCCTCGTCTCGTGGCGGTCCAGCACGGCCCAAAACAAGACGTCACCAGGGTTTTGTTTTCTCTATTTCTCTCTTTCTTTTTTCTTGTCTGTGTTTTCTTTCTGACTTTGGCGGCCGAGAGCCACGGGGGACGGGAGCGCTGCGGTGCACAAGCAACCAAATGTGGCACATTGCCAAACCATGCAAAGCAGAAAAAAACAGAAACAACAAGAAGAAAAGAGAGTGGTCCTATCCAATGCGCAAGCGGCTGCCGAGGCGGGCCGAGACACGGGGCGAGCGGATAGCGCCCGGTGATCGCAACCCAAGCACTGATGGCATCGCACCAGGTGTGTCCGCGAGGCGCGAAAAGGAGAGGCGAAACCCTCGCCGGTCCAATAAAAATAAAGAAATTGGAAAAGACCCCCGACACCAAAAGAGCCACCAAGAGGGGCGAATAGCGGACGTGCGCGATCAGGCGGCACGCGTGCACAATCGACCAGCGGGCGCCGCAGACATCCCTCCCCACGGAAGGGGTAGGTGTGGAAAAAAAAAGAGCCTGAACGCGCCCATCTGCGTCGTGCGCCCACTTCTCTTTTGTTTTTCTTTTCTGCGCCGAGGCCCCTGCTCCTGTGGGCACTTTTTTTGCGACGAGGCCACCCACGCAGAAGCAAACAGTCGCACCGGGCCACAAGGCACACATATTTTACAGACGCACACAACACAGGGGAAAAGGGTGGAAAAAAAGAGAAGAAGAAAACCGCAACCGGCCCGCAAACAGACAGGCAATGGAGGTCAGCGAGACCGCGCGACAGCGCGACGAGGCCCGCAGCGACAAGGCCACCGCCGTCGCCGATCCCCTCTCCGAGTTTGCCAGCGTCCGGTGGTCAGCGGAGCAGGCGCGGGCCGCGCGCCTCGTCGAGGCCGGGCACAATGTGTTTCTCTCGGGCAGCGGTGGGTCCGGCAAGTCGCTGCTCCTGCGCTACATGATCGCCCGTGCGCGCGCCCGCGAGCGCATCGTGCACGTGACCGGGAGCACGGGCATGGCGGCGGTCAACGTCGGCGGCCGCACGCTGCACAGCGTGGTGGGGTGCGGTCTCGGCGACGCGCCGCTGCCCACGCTCCAGGCCGGCCTCGCCAACCGGCCCAAGGTGGTGGCCCGCTGGCGCGCCATGCACATGCTCGTCATCGACGAGGTGTCGATGGTCGACGCCGAGTTTATGCACAAGTGCGACCAGCTGGCGCGGTGGATGCGCGGGCGGCCCAACGAGGCCTTTGGCGGCATCCAGGTCATCCTCGTGGGCGATTTCGCCCAGCTGCCGCCCGTGCTCGACCGCCAGCCGCCGGGAGCGCCCGAGCGCCCCCAGTTTTGCTTTGAACTGCCGCTGTGGGTCGACCCGGCGTTTGACCTGCGCGTCGTCGACCTGCGCACGGTGTTTCGCCAGGGCGGCGAACTGGCCGCCGTGCTCAATCGAATGCGCTTTGGCGAGCACACGCCCGACGACGAGGCCGTCTTTGCCGCGCGCGTCGGCGCCGTCCTGCCGGCGACGGACGGCGTGGAGCCCACGCGCCTCTGCGCGCTCAGCGACCGGGTGAGCGCCATCAACGCCACGCGCCTCCAGGCCATCCCCGGCGCCCCCGAGCCCTTTGACTGCCGCATCGCGTGGCGCGCCGACGAGGGCGTAAAGATGACGCCGACGGTCGAGGCCGCGCTCAAGGGCCACGGCGACAAGATGAAGCAGCACGCGCCCGCCGCGCCCCACATCGACCTCAAGGCCGGGTCGCAGGTGCTCCTCCTGGCCAACCTCGACGTCGAGTCGGGCCTGGTCAACGGGGCGCGCGGCGTCGTGCGGCGCTTTGCCACGGCGGCCGAGGAGCGCGCGCGCATCGAAGCCGCGATCGAGTCCATCGACGGCATGACCGATGCCGATCGCGCCAACGCCGCGGCGCACGGCGTCAGGGTGGCGCTGTGTCTGGCTCAGGAGCAGCCGGGCGACGACCCGCTCAGGCGCTTCCCGGTCGTGGCGTTTGCCTGTGGGGTCGAGGCGCGCATCGTGCCCCACAAGTGGTCGGTGACCGATCCGGGCGTGGGCACGGTCGACTATTGGCAGGTGCCGTTGCTGCTGGCCTGGGCGATGACCATCCACAAATGCCAGGGCATGTCGCTCGATCGGGCCGTCATCTCCATGGCGGGCATCTTTGACTGCGGCCAGGCCTACGTGGCCCTGTCGCGCATCCGCTCGCTCGACGGCCTCTCGCTCGACGACTTTGACCCGCGCGCCGTGCGCGTCCATCCCAAGGTGCTCCACTTTTACCGCAACGGCTTTCGCCCGGCGCGCTCGATACCGCCGGTCGGGCCGCCCCTCGACCCCACCCTGCCCAAGCCCTCGGCGGCCGTGGGCTCGTCGCGCGTGCGCGGCCGCGGCCGCGGACGTGGCAGTGGCAGGGGACGAGGCGCATCCCGCAACGGTGGCAACACGACATCATCATCATCGACGTTACCGGCGCCCGCATCGGGGTCACGGTGGGCGGCGACAGCTGGCGCCGCTGGAGGCGATTATGGCCGCGGGCGCCCTGCTGCCGCCGGCCAGGCGACGTCCTTTAGCGCTGCGCGTACGCAAAGACGCGACGGTGGCGGCAATGCACCCTCAGCGTCCATGATCAACAACGCACTATAAGGATTCAACGATTGCCGCGCCCGCGATCCTCTTTTCCTCCGCACAAGGCGCCGCCGTTGTGTTTGTTTGTGCATTGTCGCTTGATGCGACAGTGCCCATCCCCAAGAAAAAAAAGGCTCTTCTTTTTTTCCTATAAAATTAAAAAAAAGGACAATGACACACAGACGTCCAATCACAGAAACGGCAGCCGCGGCGCCACCCGGCCCCTTTTTCTGGGTCCTTTTTCCCGCCGCGATCCGCCGCGCACTGTACAGCCTTGCGCGCCGTGGACGGTTTCGTTTATCCTTTTTTTTTCCTCCCACAACCAGCCGGAATGGCAGACGAAGCAAGCTACAAGACCGCTTCGAGGGCTGCCGGCGCGCATCCGCCGCTCGACGGGCGCATTGTCTCGTTGGATGTCGGCGGGCGCAAATTCATGACCTACGCGTCCACATTGCGCGCCTGTCCCGATGGCGTGCTGGCGCGGGTGATCGACGGCGCGTTTGATGCGCCCGAGACGCGCGATGGCTGCCTCTTTGTCGACCGCGATCCACAATACTTTTCTTACATCCTTGCCTATCTGAGGTGTGTCGCCGGCGGAGGTTCGGGGTCGACGCTGCTGCCCGGCGACGCCGACGCACTCGAATCCCTGGCAGGCGAAGCCGACTACTTTGGCCTATCGAGGCTCGCAGAGGGCATACGCGAGCACATGGCCGCCAAGGAGCGCGCCGCACGGAAAGCCGCCAAAAGGCTCGTGGCGTCTCCACCTCGGTCACCCGAGCGCGCTGGCCTGCGCATTTTGGTAGCCCGCGGAGGTCAACAGGCCACGCTGAGCGCAGAGGGGATCAAGCCATGGGACGAGCGACACGGGAAAAGCCTTTCAATCGAGGACGTTGCCTTTCGCCAGCGCGCCGAATGGTGCGACCACGCATACGAAACCAATTTGCCCGACCGTTGGCGTTGGGACTGCCACGCGTCGAGAAAAGGAGGCGCCTACGCAACTCGACACAAAGACGGTGCGGTCGAGTTTGTGGCGTGCGAGAGTTGCTCGGCCATCGACGCGGCGACGCTGGTCGACGGCGCGGTGGCGCACATGGCTGCGGCCGGGTACGCGCTGTGCTCGGTAAAACAGTTCCCAAAGTCTGGCGGCGCGGACGCGAAACAAGGTCTCATGGTTCATCTGACGTTCGAGCGTGCCCGAGGCGGATCGACCCCCGACGACCAGTCCCACTAGGCCACAGGGTGTCCTTTTTTCCATTTACTGGTGCATGCCCTTTTTGCGCGCGCGCACAATTTGGAAAAAAACGAAAGGCGGCCTGCTGGCACATTATAAAGTGCGTATGTACCCTACCGTGTGCATTGGCCTATTGTGTGCCATCTCTTCTTCCCTTGTCTACCATTCTTGCGTCAGGCCAGGGGCCGTGTTTCGGCAATGATGGGTTCGCGTTGGCGCTGCGCTTCGTAGAGGCTCGCAGCCGATGCGCCGATGGCGACCAACACAGCGAGCAAGGGCCGACGGCGGGACGCGCCGCATGTGTCGTCTGCTGTCGGGCAGTGTTCTTTTTGCCCCGCCCCCCCCCGAAATTGGAGTCCTTTGTGCGACCTTTGTAGGCCTTTTTTTTATTTGCTGCGTCCTGTTTTCGTCCTTCATCGGGCCGCACCGCACATTCTTTGCTCGTCGCGTGCGTGCGGCCATGCAATCTGCCGACTGCAGGTATTTCTTTTTTTTCCTCTTTTCCCTTGTTCAAAGGGGAAAAAAAAGGAAAAAGGGACCCGCACCCGCGATGCCCGGCACCGTTTGATTCAACGCCACGCGCCATTGTCCACCGCCGCCGCCGGCGTTGCGGTGCGCCACCGAGAGCCAAACATCGCACGACGATCGCGGGCACGCCGCTGACACGAGGCCGACGGCAACGACCTCGCCGTGTGGAGACCGTGCGGTCGCGCCGCAAAGCAGCACGCACGCTCCGAATGCCCATACCGGTGGCACGTGTGGCACCGACTCAACGGGCAATAGTTTTGCGAGTGGCCTTCGCCGCCGCACAGGTAGCACTCGCCGTCAAAGAACGTACGAGGCGCGCTGACGCCCAATGCGGGCGCCTGCGCGATGCTGCGGTCGGGAGAGCCTGGCTCGACGCGGCACTCGTAGGCAAACACCTTGCATAGTGGCGTTGTCGAGGCGCTCGCGTCCCATGACCTCCAGTCGGCCTCATCGGCGCGCGCGCCCTCTTGCACCACCATTGTTGCGTCCTCTGTCGTCGCCGCCATCATCGCCACCGCCATGAATCGCGCTTTTTTTCCTCCTCTTCTTTGGGCCTTTTTTTCTTTCTTTCCAAACCTGTCGCCTTGCCTTTCGTGTCGTGGTGCGGCTTGTCCTTTTTCATTGGAGACGCCGGCGTCTCCGTCTCGCGATGACGACCGGCTCGTCCACCCCACCCTTCCCCAAAAGGACGTCGCTCTCGTGCACAAACTGCCGGGCGCACGGCCAAGCCCCCCCCATTCCTTCCTCTTGGGCCCCCTTTCACCCGCTCTTTTTTCCCCTTTCCTTTTAGTGAAAAACGCAGCTGTTGCCTGTCGCCGGCTATGGCAACAACACCCGACAAGAAGAGGTAACAGTCTGTGCCGTGGGGCTCGTCGGTTTCGTTTTTTCTCTCTTTCTCTTTTGGTGCCTCGCAAACACAGGCCTGTCAGTATGTCGCTTTTTTTTTGGATTCGGGGACCCGAGGGGCAAAGAGAGGAGGGCACCGAACCATCGACAAACAGAGCCCCATTCGGAGGGACGAGGAAAAAAAAGGGGGCAGGCCATAAGCGATCCGCTATCGCTGGTATGAATGATGACAGGGCCATTTTGCGTGAGGCATGTCAATGAGGGACTTGGCTCTTGGGTCCGTCCTGTTTCTCTGACCGCCTTCTTTTTTTCTTTGGCGCTAGTGCGAGTAGTAGGTTGGTCGAGGCCGGTCCGCCTTGGTGCGGGCCGGCGCCAATGCAAAAAAAAGGAGGAAATCATACGGCCGACACGGAAAACGTCGCGGTCCGCGCGCTGCCGCCGCCTGACAAGGCGCCACACACCCGCTGCGCTTTCTGCTCGGCCCGTACGCGATTCTCTCTTTTTTTTTCTCCTTTGCTGCTGGCCAACCCCTATTCGCCTCTGCCCGCTGACTGGCTCGTGTCGTCGCCTCACGCCCTGGGCAATCGCTCTCTCTTTCCTTTTCCTGCTCTTTTGTTTGCGTTGCGTGTCGCCAGTGCTGGGCGCCTCATTGGCACATTGCACTGTGCCATTCACGACGTATCGAGCCGACGCCATCAAGGATGGCAACATGCCGAATGGCGACAATGCGCGGATCCGTGGACAACCATGCCCGAGACATCAACGATGGCCACAGCGACGATGACATTGAGATGACACGCCAAGATGCCGGCGCGACATGGAACCGATCGCTCGATGACAACGACGACGTTGACGGCAATCAGGAAGAAGCGCGCACGTACAGCGCGCACGCGGCACCGCGCCGTTCCAGTGAGAGCGGCTCTTCCCGTGGCGGCGTGCTCAAAGATGACGATGAGATCGATCCCATGGCCGACGTGATTCGATGCGCCGTCCGAGAGCGCATGTGCGTACCGCGTCTCAGGCGCCGTTGGGCACTCGTGTGGGCGGTTCTGGGTGCGTTGGCGGTCGCCGCCATCGCGCTGGGTCCGTGGTTTGGCGAGCGTTTGGGTCCGCAATGGGCACTCGCCAATGGCGCCCGCGAACGGGTTTGCACTGTGCTCAACCACACGATCCTAGAGACGCGCTTTCAACAAGATGGCGGCATGGCCCAGGTGCCCGGCATCGGCGTGCGCCTGGCCTCGGTCGATGGCCGCGGCGCAGGCAAGGTGGCAATGGCGCGCCCTCGCCTCTTGTATGGCCAATCGTGGATGAGTGCCCTCTTGGTGCCGGCCTATTGGAACCTGTATCCCGTGGGCACCACGTCGACCTGTCACGAGCACCAGACGTCGGGGACGGTGGCCATGCGCGACGGCATCGATGGGCTGGGGGCAGAGACGGTCCTGTGCGTATCCATGGCCGCGGGTGCCGCCGTCGGCGCCTTTGCCTGCCTCTACCGGGTGCTCGGTCCGCGCGCCCTCGCCGCGCCCTATGGCACGATTTGATGATGTCCAATGTGTCACCCGACCCTGCACGCCCATGTGGGAGGGGAAACACAAGGCCGAGAAACAAGAGCGATTTTTTTAAAAAGAAATGCGTCGCGCTCTTTCTGCCGTCCTTTCACAAAAAAGGGGCGTTTGATAGTGCATCGCGCGCACTCTGGCGGTGCGGTGTAGCGACTTTGTATTCTTTTTTTTTCTCCTTGCCTTTTTTCACGTTGGCGGTGCGATCGTCTTGGTTGTGCCCTCGCGGCAGGCCAGAGCCTCGAAGCCGCACAAATCTCTTTTTTTTATCGTGTGAACGTGGCGGCGGGAGATTTCCTTTGCGGCGTCGGCCGTGACGTCGCCATCCGACACTCCTTTCGGCGCGCCGCCTAAAAAAAAGGGTCGGTCTTTTTGCGCGCGCGGCTTGGCTCTTTGTGCCCGCACGACAGACGGGGGCGGAGCGACACGCACGCTGGCAACGGCAAAGCCCAAACAATCAAGAATATAGCGAAATGAAAAAGAAATCTTTTTGTGTAGGGAAGAAAAGAATCAAAGGACAAAGGATCGCCCAGAAACCGCGGGGACAAAAAAGGAGCGGCGGCACACCCACGAACCCGCGCGTCTGTCTTTTTTGTTCCCTCCCCTTTTTTGGCGGTCACCCTTTCCCACACGGCCGTCTTGCACTCGGCAGCCCACCAGCAAAAAGAGAAAGTCGCAAAAAAGGTCTCTGCGCCTTGCTGTTTTGTCTGCTCGCCAATCACAGCCACAAAGCAACCAGAACACGCCCAGTGGCGACATCCTGTTCGATTTTTTTTCCAAACAGATAAAACAACGCGTCATGAACGCTCTCGGGGCTTGCGGCGGTTTTCTCTCGGGTGTCGCTTTTTTGGCCTCTCTGGTAGTTTTGCCGACGATGAGTTTTTGTCTTTTGTCCCTTGCGGTTGGGACCACGCAACGCGCCGGACAGGCGCGCACAAAGCGTTGCCTTTTTTTCTTTACGGCCGCCGTCGTATGTATGAGACGGGGAAAAAAGACGATGGTGACGATAGTGACGATGACGATGCACGCCCCGCAATCACGAGGCGTCGTCCCGCCACGCGCGCTAGTTGAGCACACAATGCGTGTCTGGTTTGCAATGCTGCGACGGGGCCTCGGGCAGCAGTGGCGGGTCGCGCCCAAATGACGCTGCGCATCTCGTATTGTCGTCATTGTCGTTGCCGTTACCATTGCCGTCGTCCTTGTCGTCATTGTGGTGCCCGCGCGCGCATTCACACGCAGCGCCGTCCTCGTGATTGCAGGCGTCTGCTCCGTGCGGCTGGGCGTGGGCGTGGTAATGGGCGCGCCGTAGGGGCGCTTTGCAACGCACGGTGTAGACACTGGCGCCGCCGACTCGTTCCAACGTGAGACGTGTCGACGGGTGCCACGGCACGTCGTCTCGGAATGCGGCAACAGGGACAACGTTGCGAGGCACGCGACGCGGCGCCATCACGTCGAGCACGACCGCGATGGTGGGCATAAACAGCGGGCGCAAATGTTCGCGGCGGAAACACCCACCGTTGTCGAGCGCCTGCCGGAGCCTGCGCACGCTCCAAAATTGAATATAGTCTTTTTCGATGCACTCGTCGCGCACACGTCCGTCGGGGCTGAGCGCAGCGCGCGCGGCCGGCTCGTCGCTCACGTATTGATTGTTTGTGGCGTGGCAGTTGTCTGCGATGGGCTTGGCAGCGACGCGGTGACCGGAAACCCCGACCGTTGCCTCTGGAATCGCGTCCTGGCGCGCGCGGGCGAGGGGCGTCGCGGTGGGATGCCCCTCCATCCCACGCTCTATTTCTTCTTGTTTGACGGGTGCACGGTGGCGGCGCGCGTCGCGTGCTACGGCGGCCAGTTCGCAGCGGAGACGCGCAAATTGGAGCACGACGCTGGGGGTCCACGGGATGCGCTTGACAAACGTGACGTGGTAACGCCGCGGGACCGCGGGATCGGCTCCGTGGTTGAGGCACGTGCGCACCTTGAACGCGTAGCGGCCGGCAACCAGGTCGGCGGCGAGGGCGCGCCGATCGACGTCGCCGTGAAGGCCGGACGGCGCGCCTACATCGACGCTGCCCATGGCGGCGTCTCGATGGGCCGACCGCGCGCACGAGTCTGTGCAGACGACGCCCAGCGTCTCCTCGAAAAACTCACGCGCGGCAGCCTCCTCCTGGGTCTCGCCGGGTTCGATGCGTCCGCCAAAATCGCACCAACGGTGCGTGCGTCTGGCGCGCCGTTGGCTCGGTAGTGGTGGTGGTGCGGCGCCGCACTGCTCTTCTCCTGTCAGGGTGCCCGACAGCGCGCACAATTCAAAGGCCGCGTGGTCGGTCGCGCCACCAACGGCATTGTCGCGCGCGTCGGCAGCGCAATGCGCGGGTCGGTCTTGACGGCACGGCCGACCGTCAAAGTGATCGCCCTCGTCGAGAGGATCGTCGTCGCTTTCTTGACTGCTGGCGCTGTCTTGGGTCGGGTCGCCGCTTGTGTAGACGCCGTCCGAGTCGTCGTCGTCGTCGGCATCGCAACCGATAGAGCAAGCGTCCCGCGCCAGATGCCGGTCGGTGTCGCAGAGTGCCCGTGTATGCCGGTACGGCGCCGCATCATAGTCGTCGGGTGGGCAGAGGGCGCCTTCTGTGTCTCTGTATGATCGAGGTCGGCCGTCATCGGCGGCCTCCTTTGTGGTACGTCGCGGCGCGCTCGGCCACGTGCACACGAGATCGCAATCGAGGCGGGCGTCGGCCGCGCCCCCCGACTCTTTGCCCAAGAGGAAAAACAGTTCGCCCGTGTGAGGCGCCACGGCGTAGCAGAGGATGCTGGCGCCCGTTGTCGCCGCGTGCAACTCTCTGCGATCGCGCAGTGGGTGTTGTTGAGGCGAATGACCCGACATCTTTTTTTTGTTCCTGTAAAAGAAAAAAATCTCTCTTTCCCTATCTCTTTTTTACTTTTTCTTTCTTTTCTTGCGTGGTCCCGCGGACGCCGTGCTGGCGTCGTCCTCGTTTTTCCCGACTGACAGCGCGCCAATTGCCGTCGCGCGGCACATGGGTCCGGGTGCCACAGCGCCCGCGTGGACCTCTGGCCTCCACGACCACCCCCTGGCCACGCGGCGAGAGTGCGCTCACGCTCCTGAAGGACTAAGAAGAAACAAAAAAAAAAGAAAAAAGGTTCTATCAGGGTGACGCAGAGCCACGCACAGGCAGAGAACCCAAGCAGCAAAAGGACAAGGAAAGAAAGAGCGCACCAAAAAAAGCACAAAATATAAAAAGAATGAAGGGCGGGGCGACCGGGGTGGAGCGGCCGCCGAGCGATGGCGCCGTCACCCCACCGCATTTTGTCCTTTATGCGATTTTTTATTTGCATTATGCGATATTTTATGCGCACGCCCATCGTCGGTATGCGTGCCTCGCCCTTTTGCGAGTGCGACACTCGATCGCGCGCCGGGATTGAGCCCTTGCTCTCGTCCTCCTTTCGCCCCGTGCGGTTGTGGCTTTTTTTAAAAAAAAAGCAAAAAAGAGGCGCCGCTGTGATCCTTTTTGCGCCTGCACCCGCATGTGCCATGCCTCTCTGGCCCCTGTCGGTCCGCGCGCAGTCGTCCATTGGCATTGCCATTATCTATGGCACACACCACGCCGGCCTTTCAGAATGCAGCCGATGTTTCTGCCCCGCCTTTTTTCTTCCTCAAGAAGAAGAAAAAAAAAGAGACACACGCAAAAGGGAAAAGCGGTCTACGCACTATAGGGCGAGGGCCTGTGCAGTGACAAACAGGAGCGCAGCGCGGACGAGAAGAGAGCACAAACGACCATTAGAAGGGCAAATCCTACACCGCAGGGTGCCTGCACACACCGACACGACCGGCAGACAGGAGACGCTCACACCATCGACCAATAGATAGATCAGTAGATCGGTTGGCCCTTTCCCCCCCCCTTGCTTTGCCCCGTCGGTCTTGAGCCCCATGGACCTTTTGCGCCAGGCGACCCCACGTCTCGGCGGGCATGTGAGACCGTCGGCCGCCGGTATCGCCGATGGGGTGCCGATGCCTGTGCCGTCGACGCCGAGCACCGCCCGTGGGGCCGTCGACGCGCCAGGCGCCGGCCCTGTCCCTCAAACGATCGCCGCCACGCCACGCCACACACTCCCACAGCCGCAGCATCCGTTAGCCGCCGCGCGCGTGGAGATGGCCTCGCTGGCGGCATCGATCAACGCTGCCATCGTGGGCATGCAGGCTTCGATAGACAGCCTGGCGGCGCGGTGTGCGCGCATCGAAAAGCGTCTCGACCAAGAGGCGCGACGCGCCGCCGAGGGCCAGCGCGTCGTGGCCGACCATGTCGAGAGCCTGTGGCGCGCCATAGATGGCTCGCGTGAGGCCGTCAACTGGTGTTGGGCGCGCGTCACGCCCGCCACCGAAGGCCGCGCCTGGTTGCGCGCGCGCCTCGTAGGCCACAGGCAGCCGCAGCAACAACAGCAGCAAGCGCAACAACACCACCGCCAGGATCGCGCCGATCGCTCGTACGCACCCGACGGAGCGCACGGCAACGGCAGAGCCACCGACAACAATGGCGACGACGGTGACATGGTCGCCGAGACGGGCGACGTCGAACGCGACGACGTAGGCCTCGTAATGGACGTGGGCGAAGGCGGGTGGCTGTGCGTGCGCTATCCGATGGTGCGCGCGGCCGACGACGCCGGCGCCAGGTGCGTGTGGATGCGCACAACGTTGGTCGACGAGGCCAACGGCGACATGCGCCACTACTGGGTCAAGGCCTATGACCTCGACGCGCAGATGGCCTTTCTCTCCGAGTACACCAACGTCCCACCGTGCTTTGACGCCGAGCCACTCGAAAATGAAGAAGACGATGACGATGACGGTAGTGCTGATGATGGTGATGATGATGACGATAGAGAAGAGGAAGGCAAAAAGTACCGCAATGGCGGCGAACGAGACACGCAGGCGCAAACTCAAGGCGGCGTTGGCGGCGAAGCCATTTCCAGTGATGGCCGTCGTCACCCACGCCACCAAACTGATGGCGATCAACACGGCGGCGGCCGTTGCAGTGGCGGCGGCGACAGGACGGGTATTGCCGGCGCGCAGGGGCGCTGCCACGGCGTCCGCGACGAGCCCGCCGCGCCGGCGCCCATCATCCTGCGCGAGGGTCCGCACATCAATGCAATCGGGCGCGCGGACGGCGGCGATCGCCGGCACCGCGACGACGGTTCCGAATACGAGAGCGACGATTTTTCGAGCGATGGCGAGCCGTTATGAGCAAGACCGTCCTCCCTCCTATTTTTCTTTTTTTTTTCCCCTTTTGGTGTCACCTCCGTCACCCCGAGGACGCCTGCTCTTCTCATGTCTCGTTCTTGATGGTTTGTTTTCTCGCCCCCTGGCCCCGTTCCGCCAAGAAATAGTGAGAGACACGGGCCTCACCTTTTTCCCTCCTTTTGTGTGCTCGCGGTTTGCCTCGCGGGGCAGCGAATGTGCGTGTGTCTTCCCTCCCCCAAAATTTTGTTGCCGCCTCGATCGTCTTGCACGAAAAGAGATAGAAAAAGAGGCGAACCACACACCACACGCCCCTTTTGTGAAAAAGGCGCCCACGGCTCCAGCAAGAGATTTTTTTCCGTTGACGCGCCAAAAATGGGGCGACGGCATGAGGCGCGCACGACAACCCGACCCTTTTTCTCCGTGAGGCCGCAGGGCGCCACCGCCGAGCCCGCACACACACACGCAAAACCCTTGCCGCCTCCTTTTCTTTGGTTTTCTGCCATTGGAAAAAAGCGAGGGCCCTGCGCAATTGGCGCTCGCCAAAATGCCGGTCGTGGCGGCGGCCAAAAAAACCAAAGAATGTTGCAACACAAGAAAAGGGCGGGAGAAAATGGGAGGGCAGCAGGCTTGTCTTTTTTTGTTCTTGTCACAAACGCAGCAGAGAGAGCGCTGCCCCTATCTCTCTTTGAGGCATTCATGCCAAGAATGGAAAAAGAGCGGCGGAAAAAGACGATTCAACAACGGAACCGGGGAAACCCGGTCCAAAGAGGCACAACGGGACGGCGGGCGGCGATGGCGGCGGCACGTCTCTCCTTCCACTCCATGGGCGACGGCACACGGCGCGCCGTGCACAGCCAGTGAACAAACCCCTCGCGCAGCCCCATTGGCGTTTTTTGCGAGTGAGCGTGCGGGCGCCGACGGTAGGCCTCGATGGCCGCACGCGCGTCGTCAGCGCCGGGCAACCACATGATGCACGGCCACCTGTCGGTGAACACCCTCACCGCCATGGCGGCGCCCCACAGTGGGCTGGCAGGATCGCAACACACGAGCACATAGCGCGAGACGTCGGCCTCGTAAGGGCGCGTGCTGGTCTCTCGGGACACGCCGACGGGCAGCCACGCACGCAGGTTGCCCATGAGTAGGACGGGCACATGGTATATCCGCACGAGCGCCGCCGGTGCTGGGTTCTCGGGGCTGTACCGCTGGGGCCAGCCCTCGTCACCGAACAGACCGTAGCTGCTCATGCACTTGAAAGGGTCCTGGCGCGGTGCATCATCAGATTCGTCGCCAAACACGATGAGGTGGCCCGCGGCGTCGCTGCCGTCGTCATGATGGTCGGCCGATCCGGCGTCCGCCAGAACGTCTGCCGCAGGCGGCGCACTGCCGCGTTCGACGTTTTTCTCGGCGACTCGGTCGCCAACGTCTCGATTGCAGCCGCAGTCGTCGCTAGCATCGTCGCGGCTGGCGTCGGATGCGGTCTCATCGTAGTCGTCGCCATCTACACAGGTACTTTGGCGTTGGCTCGCTATCCATGCCACCACATCATCATTGTCGGACTCGTCGTCGCTGTTTTCGGAAAAGCCATCGCAGCCCTCGTATACTCCGCCGTCGCCGCCACCATCACCACCATCGCCGTCCTCCTCCATCCCAAGGCCAGCCCCATCGGCGTCATCAGTATCGTCTACGACATAGTGCGCGCCATCAGCGTTATCGCCACCGGCAAAGTCCGAGGCCGTGTCGATTGTCGGCGAGCCGCCACCGTGACCGTCCGCTGGCCAGTATTCTATGTCGTAGAATACACCATCGACGCAGCCACTGTTGATGCCGTCATATTGACGAGGGCCGCAGTGTTTGTCAAACAGAGAGCGCGCGCGGCGAATGTCGTCGGCGAGGCACTGGGCAGCGTCGGGGTCGATCCATGCATCCAGACCCGCAGGAACACGGCACGCCTGGACCGGTGGCGTGGGCACATACACATCTGGGCACATATCATGCCATACGGCGGCCCATACATGGGGCTCGCTCATGCGCACTCGCTCCATGGGCAACTTGACGTGATGGGGGTCATCGAATGCGCTCGCAAGAGCGCGCGCACACGCGTCACACACAAAGCGGTTGCACTCGTGCGATTTGACATGGAGCGACCAGTCGGGGGCGCCGGTGCACTTGTCCAACGACAAACGCTTGCCATCAAAGAGGCGGTAGGAACAGCAGAATCGCAGCCGCGGATCTACACTCGCACCGGCGTCGCCCTCCGTGCCTTTGTCTTTTGTATCCGACAGGGAGGCGTCGGCGTCGGGCGTTTGATCGTCCTGTGCAGGTCCATAGTGGTCGACGGTGCCATCGTCGTGTGTATCGTATCCGTCCGGGCGGAAGAGGCGCTGGTTGCGATACTGACTGGCCATGTCGGCGTCGTCGTCGCATTCGGTCGCAAACCGCTGCCACTCATCGACGAACGCGTCCATGGACTCGCGTGCTGCAGCCCGTAGCGCGCTTGTGCGGTGCTGGGCCACGCCGGCGCACACTTGCCAAAGGCCTGTGCACGTGGCGCCCAGCGACGCCACATCCACCAGCGAGTCGAGCGCGTCTGCAATGCGCCACGCGATCTCGGGCGGCAAATCGGGAAGCAGTGTGGGGTGCCCGGTCGGCGCGTGGGCAGCCATGTTTCAGACTCTCTTGTGCGCCTCTTTCGGGCCGCGGCTTTTTTTTTGAGGTGTAGACGCGCTTTCTCGGGCGGTCGCGTGCGATATGTTCCTCCACTATGCCAGAAAGAAAGAGACAGCCCGAGGAGGGCGGCTGGCGCGTCTGGTCGGGCGCCCGCTGCCGTGGTGCCGGGTGCCTTGCGTTTCCCTTCTTTCCCTAAAGAAGAAAAGGCGCAGGAAAAAAACACGAACCCGAATGGGCGGCACCAGGGCGACCTGGCCGCCTGCAAAAAAACACACACAAAGGAGGCCCGCGCCCCGTTCTTTCGTGTGCGCTCTGACGCCGCCCCACACTGTTTGGGCGGGTGGGTCCTTCAGGCGAAAAAAAACCAAATACCTATATTTCGGCGTGTTTTCTTTCAGTCCACACCCCAGCCCAACCACCCGCCGTTTTCAATTCCTGGCAACTGCCCTTTTTGGGTGCGCTTACCGACCGATTGGCTTGGACAGCGCATGCATACATAGAAAGGAAAAAAAGGGAGACCATTTGATTGCAAGCCGATGGCATGGAACCTTGGGCGCAGACAAATAGAAAAGACACAAAAAATTTGCATCTTTGGGGATGTCTTGTGTCTGTCTCTTTGTCGTCGTCTCAGATTCCTGAGCGGCTAAAAGCCAAGTGCGGGGGGGGGGCGATTTTTGTGCGTGCGTGCAAAAGGCAGCGCGTCCCGCACTCGCCCATCGCAGCGCTCCCGCGACTCTCAAAGACCGCGCGGGATGGAGCCACAAAAAGGCAACGGGTCGCCATAAAATGCGTCCACAGCGGCGCTTTTTTGGGCGCCTTGGCGTGCCCTGCGTGTACGCGTATCGGGCGCGTGCCGTGGTTTATTTTTGTTATGCGCAAACATAAACAGAGAAGGAAATGCCACGGGCATTTTTTGGGATGGACGGCGTATTTTTAGGCCCTCTTTTTGGCTCCTTTGGCGGCGTGGACCGCGCCCACGAAAATTCTCCGAGGAGACGCGCTCCTTTTGCGTGGGGTGTCGCGGAACCGGCAGGTTTTGCTCTCGTCCTTTTCTTCGCGCCTCATCCGCGCTGTTTTGTTGTACAGACTGCCTCTTGCACTTTTGGCGCGCACAGAGAGGGCGGCGCGCGAGGGGGGCACGAGCCAGAGGGCAAGCGACAACACGGCGTGCGATCACGGGGAAAAAAAGAAAATGAAAATCACGACAACAACCATAGAAGCCCCAGTTGCTCAAAAGGGACAATGTGGCTACCAGAGGGGCAAAAAAATCCAAAAGGACTTGCCAAGAGCGCCTGCGGTCTGCTGTTTTCTCTGCCTAAAAATGGCGGCTATTGTGTGCCGATGGGGCGAGGCATGTCGTCTCTGTTGTTTGGCGCTTTTTTTTGCTGCATCGTGGCGGCTTCCTCGTGGCTCTGCTTGCCCGCCCCGAGAACCCACGGGCGGGCACCTTTTTTTTTCTGAAAAAAAAATGAAACATTTTATGCGGGACCGGTACAGGGAAGCTTTGTGCGCGCAAGCGCGCGTGTGTCGTCATCTCTGTTCCGGCCCTTCCTAGACATCTGCGTCGATTGCCGACAGCAAGTTGAGCCAGTCGGCGTCGCTGTTGTGGGCCGCGGCCGCCAGAGTTCCCGGTTGTTCCCCTCTGTCCTGGCGCTGTTGCTGACGTTGCGGTTGTTGTTGTTGCTGTTGTGGCAGCGGTGGTTGTGCGGGCGCCGAGGGCGGCGGCAGAGGAGGTTGGTATTGGTGGTGGTACTGTTGCTGCTGTTGCTGCTGCGGGACAGGGGGCTCTGGCGTGGAACCCATGGCGACAGGAGCCGCTTGTCGCAGGTTGGTCGTCGGCAACACCAACGGTAGTTGCTGCAAGAGCACACGCACGGGTCCGTGCGTGGGCGCCGGCACGGGACATGGAAGGCGCACATAGGGCGCGCCAAAGCCAGGCATCGCCGACGTGCCGTCAGGCGGCAACAGATGCACGATGGGCAAAAAGAGCGGCTCCCCCTGACGCGGCAACAGCCTGAGCAGGGCGGCAGCGTCGACGGGCGGCGGCAGGGCCATCGGTTGCGCGCCGCCAGCGCGCGCCGGCGCGTCGCGTTGGCGCTTGCCGAGACGTCGCTCGCCTTGGTTCGCTTCGCGCTCGCTTCCAGCCGCGACCTTTTTGGCCTGCTTTTTGGCCTGCTTTTTGGCATGTCTCTTGCTCTGTTTCTTGCTGCGTTTTTCGCTCTTGCCGTGTGTCGACCTCTCCTTCTTGGCGGACTTGGTCGTCGTCTTGCCCTTTTTCTTTTTCTCTCTGGGCGCCTTTGACGATGATGCTGATGACGTTGATGTTTTCGATGTCGACGGCGACGAGGTCGCCGCCGCCGTCGTTGTCGTTGACGCCGCATCCGACAACGGTTGGTGCAGCGCGGGTTCGGGAATCTTGTCACGCACAGATGCCCATGTGAGCACGCTCTCGACCATGCCCTCGGGGGGCGCTCCGACAATCACCGGGTCGGGGAAGGCGATCGCTTTGCGGTGTAAAGAGAGAAGGTCCTCGTCGACGGCGGCCGCCACAGCACGATCAACCTCACGCGAATCCGCTGGCGACATTTGGTGGGAGGATCGCTCCAATGTTGTTGGTGCTGTCATTGTCCCCGACGCGCCGTCAGGCGCACCGATGCGCGTCTCCTGTGGCATGGTCTTTGCGCTAGAGCCTTTCGACGGTCCGGCGCTGTGATCCACACCGATATCGCCAAACAATGCGCCAAACGGTTCTACTGGAGCAGTGGGCTTTTTCCTATCGTCGCGATCGAGCACGCCAGCGGCAACGACCACAGGTTTGGGGCATTGACCATAGGCGCCGGTATTGTTGTGGTCGCCGACGACCGGCAGCGCGCCACCGGCGAGATCGCGTGCGTCTCTGCATGCTGGTGGTGCAACACCGGCAGTCGAGGGCATTGCCGTCGAGGGGCTGGGCGCGGTCGTTTCAACCTTGACGGCCGCGGTCGGCTTGAGAAAACGCGCGATGCCCGTGCACCCGAGACGCGCTCCTGCGCTGTCAGAGGCGCCCGGTTGGCCAAACGCACGCGGGCGTCGCGCGGCCTCGGCGGCGGCGCGGTCGAGACGCGCGGCGGCTGGATTGCGTTCCGATGGCGAGAGCGTCTTGGCGCGCGGCTTGACCGTGCGCAGGGCCTGCACCTCGCCCGAGGGCGCGACAATCTCATAGCGGCTGCGCAACAGCGAGTGCGTGGCCTTGGAGTGCGGTTTAAAGTGACGCAGCGCGCCACTCTCGCTGGTGCGTCCCACGCTCGATCCGCTCTTGACATGCGGCTTCTTGAGGCGCACCTCGACGCCGCGCTGTTGGTAAAAGCGGATCACCTCTTCAAACTCGGGTCGACGCTGGTCCTCCGGCGCCAGGTACACCCAGTAAAAGGCGTCAGACAGCTGGACGGTCTGCGGCGGGCTCAAGTGGGCCGGGCCACGGTCCTTGAACATGTTGCGAAAGCGCTCGTCGGCCAGATAGTCCTCGCCATAGAGTTCCGAGCCGAGATCGCACAGGCGCAGGATCACATAGGTGCGCAGCGGCATCTCGGCCGACAGCACAATCTGATTGTCGCTCAGGCCGGCGGCGCGACAGCGGTCGACCAGGCCGACGGCCTCGCGCTTGAGCAGCGCCGGCGCCATGGGGCCGATACGCAGCGCGCGTTCGCGAAACATCTTGTCCTTGACCAAGAGGCCGCGCGCCACGAGTCCCGAACGCACGCCGAGCATGTGGCGCGCGGGCACGGCCAAAGATACCTCCTGGTCAAGGTTGACCAGATCGTGCTTGGCGACGAGCATGTCGAGGCTCTCGCCACGCGTGGTGACCACTGCGGCAGCATCGGGCGTACCCAAGGACGCCAACTGGCCGCGTATAAAGTCAAACGGGTCGGTACGAGCCGGGTCGGGCACCGGACCCACGGTAAAGCCAATGAGCGGCTCGATCGGCGGCGGGTTGCGCACGGTGAGAAAGACACGCGTGCGGTTGTGCACCGGGACGCTGCTCATGGGCAGACCCGCCACCGATGGATCGATGCGCACGTCGTACTGATCCTGTGGGGTCGGAGGCACGCCGTGCAGTGTGCGCCCGTTGGCGTCACGCCTCTCGGGCAGGCTCCACACAATGTCGCGCACGCGATCGCGATGCAAGAGGCATCTCTTGGTGGCGCCCTTTTTGCGCTCCGTGTCGTCAATCACATAGACGGCAAAGAGGTGAGGCGGCGTGGTCGCATTCTCCTCTGCGTGTCCCGAAAACTCGCGGTATTCACCCGACGGCGGGCGTGCCGGATATTCAAAGATGTTGCCATCGTATTGGAATCGCACGGGATTGTACGCGCGCCCTTCGAGCGGCACAGGCGCGTCCCGGTACTTTGTCTTGGGCGGTGACGTGCGACGCGTGCCATCCGACCGCCCCCTGTCGCCCGGTGCGTGTTGGTGATCTTGTCGCGGTGTCGTCTGACGCGAAATCGAGTGGGGCAACGACAAGGATGGCGACGACAAGGATGGTGATGATGATGACGACGGCATTGCGCTCGTTGCGTGCTCCGTCGAGCCACTGCCATACTTGGCGTCCAGTGCCGCTACGACGCCGAGTCCATGCGTCTCGGAATCATCTTTAGCATCGCCATCGCTATCCTCGTCGTCGTCGTCGTCACCATAATCACCACCATTATTATTGCCTCCATCATTGTCGTCGCCGTCGTTGCCGCCCTTGGCGTCGTTGGCACCAGAACAAGCGGTAGGCTGTATGGGCACCGAGGCGGGCGGTGCGTCGCGAGCACCAAAAGGCATAGGCGCTACATGACATGCGCTCGATGAGGCAGAACCCAGGGCATGGGGTTGCGCTGAGCGCAACGCGTCGAAAAGAGCCCCGTAGTCTCCTCCCTCCAGCACGCCGTTGGACGGAAGCGGCTCGGGCTCAAAGAGCATGCGCTCGATTTCGTCTAGCGGCTCCAACTTGGCCGATCCGGCAACGGTGCTCGGGGTGTCGGTCCCTGCGGCCGGTGGTGAGATCGATGCGCGCCACACTCGGTCTGATGCGTTGTCGTCCATCCGTCCGCCAGTCGTGCGGCCGTATCCTTGTGCAGTCGGGCGGGCAAGGCGCGTCGTGAGGAAGAAGAGGCTTTTCTGCCGACAAAAGGCGTATTTGGTCCGGCGCGAGCAGGGCCACGCACAGAGCGCAGCAAGTCGGCGAGCGTGCTCTCTCCCTCTCTTGAAAGGGGTTCCTTTGTGTCGCAAACGAAAAGACGCCCAAGAGGGCACCGGCAGGCGAGAAGAAAAGAAAACGGCGTTGCCCTCAAAGAGTGGCAGAGGAAAGAGGGAGCCACGCAACGGGACAAAGCCTCTGGCCAATGGACGTCGATGAAAAAATCTGGGTGGGGGGCCGCCCTCGGCGGTGTGAAGAGCGGCTCGGTGCGGTTGGATGGGCGTGGGTGCGCGTGCGCTTGCGACCTTTTTTTTTTGCTCTTTGGGGGGGGGGGCTCGCACCACGCCGGAACATTGTCCAGTCTTTTGTGCGTCTGCCGCTGGGCCTCCGTTGGTCGTCCTTTTTTCTGATTGGATATCTTTTTTCACACACTTTTCGGCGCGGGTTTTGTGTGGCCACAAGACAAAGAAAAGAACAGCCTTTTTCCTTTTTTTCCTTTTTTCCTTTCTCGTACATGACGCGTGCCGTGCTGGCCGCGGCATGCGGCGCGATTGTTTTTCCGCGCTTTGCCTTGAGGGAGCGGGCCGTCCCCTCTTTTTCCGCTGTTGGTTGCGTGTGAGTAAATCTCCATGACAGCGGCGCTCCGCAATGCGCACAAGCGGGCAAGCAAGGTCGAGAGCGTAAAAAAAAAAAGAAAAGAAAAAGAAGGGGAAACGGGATAGGGACAAGATGTGCAAGCGAGACCAAGGCGCACGACAGGCAAAAGGTCTGCTCTTGCCGAAGGAAACGGAAAAAAAGAGCACATTTGGTCGATGCGTTGCGGCCTCTACGGCTGTTGGCCGTTGTGTCGCCGTTGCATTTCAACGCTCAGCGCGGCGCGATCAACGAGTCGCGCCTGCGGCACGAGGTAGATGACATCGGGCCGCCCGTCGCGGTCCGTGGTGTCGACGCGACTCTCGGCGTCAAAGACCACTGCCGCCGGGGCAAAACCGCGGAATTCCATGATCGGCAAGGCGGCCTGTGGAGCGGCGTCCAGGGCGCGCGACGGATCATAGTTGACGTGGATGAGCAGCGCGTACACGTCGGGTGGATTGGGCGCCTTCCAGCAGGCCACGCGCACCGGTCCGTCGCGCGCCACCGTGGTCTTGACGTCTACTGTCCACCCTTCGGGCATCATGACGGCGTCAAAGCGCGTCTCGCTGTGTGCGCTGCGGCACGTCGTGTCGTGCACGTCGATCGACAGGTCAAACAGACGCGCAAAGGCTAGTTCACCGACCACGCCCTGTATGGAGATGTCGTCGTCGCTGCGGTGGAGCGAAAAGCGTCGGCTGGCGCGACCCTCGGCACGGTTGCGCTCGCCGCGCTCCCGACCGATGCGCACACATTCGCGCATCTCTCTCTGTGTGAGCGCGTACCGCGTGCCGATGGGCACCTGGCGTGTCGGGCGCTTTTGTGTTCCGCCGAAACTCGGCACCGTTGCAGTCATTGGTGACAAACTGCCAGTCTCGCCTGCGGGCGCAGGCTGTGCCGTTGTCGCCAGTGGATTTGCCTTTTCCCCCTCTGGCGCATCCTTTGTGCGACCTGTGTTTCCGGCGTTGCCAAAAGGACAGCCGACGGCCGCGGGCGCATCGGGCACCAGGTCCAATGCCACGCGGGACATGTCACGCAGAGACAGGGGATAGTGAGGCCCGACGGGTGGCGGGCGGTGTCGAGATGTGGTGGGCAAAACGCGCCATGCGTGATCGACGCCGCTCAGCGTCGGCCACGACGCGTCGTGCCGCGGTCGGTCGAGACCCCTCCCGCGCGTGCGTGCGTCTTTTGGGTCGCGTCGGTGCCCGCCATGCTCGGACCGCTGCGCAATGCAAGCCATGTTTGCCGCCTTGTCTTGCATAGACATCGTGTGCAACTGTGTGGGGCGAGACTCGTCCATTGTCTGGCCACGCCGCGCGTCGTCCGATCCCGAATGCACGACGCCAGATCGGTTGTCGGCCCCTGCTGATTTGATTCAACGGTGCGCGTCTTGACAGCGCCGCGCGTACTTGTGCCGCACCGGCGTGGCCACCGGCCCACACCCATGGCCCTCTGTGGTCCAGCAAACCAAAGAAAGAAACAAACACGTCGCACCTTTTTTTGGACCTCTTTAGACCAGATATTCCTTTTCCCACCACTCTTTTTGCGTGTGGTTGTCCCCGCGCGGTGGCAGCAACCGCTGTGTGCCGTCCGTTTTTTTTCGACCAGGAGAATCCGCCAGCCTTTTTTCTCGACAGGCCGCGCGCGCGCCGGCAATAGGACCAACACCGTAACCACAGCAGCAGCAGCAGCAGCAGCAACAACAACAACAACAACAACGGATAGATTACGCAAAAGAATCGCGGCACGCGCCGAAAGACCCACACGAAAAGAAACAAAAATCCCTTCACGAAAAAAAAAAGAAGGCCGCCGCACCCAATGCTTGCAGGTATTATAACCAGTCATATTTGGCTAACTGGCTACTTCGTATTCGACTAGCGGTCGGCTGATTGCGACTTTAGTTGGCGCGGGTACGGGTCGAACCCGTGACCTTTCTGAAATCCGCACCACACTGAAAAAAAACAAACTTTTACATGAAAATCGATTGAATTATCGTTTCTCACTCTTTTTCCTGTTGCTCGAACGTTTCGCTAATTGTTTCGCCAACCGGAACGTCACCCCGCGTTGTCCACTGAATCGGCGGAGCCCGAAAACCAGACTGGAGCAAAGCCCTCGCTATGGTGCATCGTTTTTTCGTGCAGAAACGGGGAGAAATGAGACTTGATGCTCGCTTGTTGGCTCGTGTCACAAGGCTGCAAGCAGTAGCCAACCACGCCGAAAAGGGTTCACGGAGCAGGCCGTCACTGCCCGTCGGCGTACAAAGAAAAAAGCCGGCTTTCGTCCGCCTTTGTCCTTGTACGCAAACCCAACAGCAAGCATGGCCACCACGTCGCGCGCATTCGTCGTCTCATCGCCTTCGTCCTCCCGCCACGATCAAGGCCCCACCCTACAAATCAAGGTAGAGAACAGAAAAGCCACCTACGCCATGGCCTTCTTTAGGAAGGGTTCATTCCCCACCGTCTGCGAACAGTACGCTACCCGCCCCCCTTACCTCCCCCCCCCCATTTGTCTCGCTGCCAAGTATCACGCTAATCGCAAAAAAAAGAAACGCTTTTGTTGAACAAGAAGCAGTTATGATAGCCAAACTTCGCAGCATTTCCGAGATTGCGCCTATAACCGACGACGAGTCAGACGCGCTAACCGAAGAGTGGAATGCGGATTTCGAGGAGAAAGACCATCAGACGCAGAAGTAATGTTATTCTGAACGCAATGGGTCTTACATATTAAAGTTCTCAGCAATGTTGTTGACGACCTGGCGCAACTGGCGGGCGGGGACGTAGTCGTGAACGTTGCTACCGACAAAAGGGATCAAGGTGAATAGAGCCGTGCAATCGATGAGTCAGCGAAACGCGGAACCACGAGGCAGATGCACTGACACGCCGTTGCCATTATCGATCTTGGTAATCTCCACGTAGATTGCCCTGCCGTTGGCATCGGCACCGCTCAACTGCACCACCGGGCGTCTAGGTCCCTTCGGCTTGCCGTTGATTGTGGGCCGGTTTCTCATATCCGAACTCAGGGTGCCGTCGGTGTAGGGGATTACCTGCCACGACGTCGCTCCTGTGAGGTGAGGGAGGCTCGCGGCGCCCTGCGCTACAGGTGCACTATCACAAAAAAAAATCAATAATTGATCAACAGGCAGCGCGCAAGGCCAGAGATGGCTCACCCTGTCGCGGTCGGTACGCTATCCTCTAACTCTTGTTCGGCAAACTGCCGTATGTCGCTGCGAACCGCGTCATCCACTCGGTCGCCTCTCCACGAACAGCGGCGTAGATGATCCAAAGTGCGAGTGTTGACGGCCAATGGATCGTATAAGTTGGCTACGCGAGGCACGTAGATTGCGCGGTTGTTGCGCCCCTCTAGCACGAGCGCATCGCAACCATCAACGTCTACGATCCTACCGACAAGATCGGACATGACGATGCGTGCCTTCTGGGCGACGCGCTTAATGCCGTATTGCAATACATTCGTTGGTGGCGCTGTCGAGCCGAAATTCCGCCTCCCAGCCAAGCCCCGGCGCTTTTGTTCACCGAAAAAAAAAGTTAATGCGCAAAGAGGTTTTTCTGTTTTGTCAAGCCGACTTAATCGCAGTTTAACCGGGCGACTAAGGCCCTTGGCCGGGTACTGGTCGACTAACCGTAAGCGAGCGCTGGCCGTACCCATTGGGCCAGGTACAAAGAAAAAAAAAAGAGACGAATATACAAAACGGCCGAAAGTGCGAGCCACAGATCAGCAACATTTTTTCTTTCCTAAAATAAGAACCGCGCCGCGTTGGTCGCAGATTCCGTTGGGAGAGTGACTTGAGGCGTCGGCCACAGAGCATCCGGCAAGATTAGAGGGTGGAAAAGGCGCGGTTTTGATCGCCGACGGGCGAGACGAGCGCAACCTGTACCGGCGATTTGCCCTGCCGATCGCGCCCCAAAAAAGGACTATGATGCAAAAAAAAAAAGAAAAAAGGCCGAGCAAAACACGACGCGCTGCCAAAGAAGAGCATAAGAGGACACCGTCGGTCCCATATCCGCCCTCCTGCTGAAAGAAAGAAAAAGACAAAGCGAGGGCGGATACTGCGGAAACTGCCGCCCCTGCACTCATGCACTGTGGCCCTTTTTCGTTGCATCGAGAGAGCATAGCCTTGGATTTGTTTTTTCGTAAAAGCCAGACAGTGTATTTTGTCAAGCGTCAAGGAAAGAAAAAAGACCACAGATACAAAACTCGATCAGAACCGCGCGCACAGAGAGAAAAGGCGCGACATCGCATGGCGCGGGACGCTCCAAATCAGAAAGCGCAATCATAGGTGTAAAAGAGGTCGCAATAGTTTTGCACATAGGGCGGCAGGCAGAGCGGGTCGACGGGCGGGATCTGGGCGGCGACGTTGGGGCTGTGCACAAAGCCGGTAAACTGCATCGCCTGCTCCATGACCAACGGCTGGCCGGGCGCCGGACACAGCTGGTAGGTGACACCAAACGAGGTCATGTGACCCACGCCGTCGGTGGTCAGATGCACGGCGAGCGGGCGCGTGCACGACGACGTGTCGTTGACGGCGCCCTGGTAGACCTTGGTGACGGCGCCGTACGAGTTTCTGAACGTGGCCTTGTGATAGACCTGCGCGGCATAGTGCGCAATCTGGTCGGCGTAGGTGCCGCCCGTGGCCAGGCACATCATCTGGGTCGATCCCTGCGCGACGGGCGACAGGTTGTAGGTGCCATTCTTGGTGATCCAGCCCTTGCCGCCACCGGCGCCCATGTCAAAGTGCATGATCTCGTTGTCGGTGTCGATGATAAACTTGGCCTCGTCGGTCGGCGAGGCGGGGCCGGGACCCGGCTTGGTGCTCGAGTAGCCGACCGCCTTGTAGGTGCCCTGCGCCTCCCAGTCAAAGGTGGCCCAGTCGTCCCACCCGACAGGCGGCGCCGGCGCCGTCCACGCGGCGGCCGCCACGGCCAGCGCCAGCACGATCGTCACGATGGGGGCAATCTTGTTCATCTTGTGGCCGAGAGGGTAAACGCGGGAACAAACGCTATTCGACGGTCTTTGGCGGCGTTGTTTGGTCGTCTTTGTAGTGGTGCCTATATGAGAAAGAAGAATGACGTCGCCTCTTTCTATATAGGCAGGGGGCCGAGATGTGATAGGCTGTTCCAGAAAAAGGAACCAACCAAAGGCACAGCGGCTTGCCAATCGTTCGTCTTCTTTTTTATTTTCTGGAAGGAAAAAAGCGCGATACGCGGTCGCGACCACGAGAGGCGTTGTACGGGGCAAGAAAGGCGACGATCCGGTCGCGTATGCGGCCAATCATCTCCTTTCCACCCTGGTTTTTCAAAAAAATGTTGTGGTAAGAAAAAGAGAGGCCACCAAGTCGGCCGGCGTAATGTTGGCGACCCCGCGCCCGATCGACGCCCGCCACTGATCGCCAAAAAAAAGCCCAAGGATCAAGGGGCGCCTTTTGTTTCATCCAAAAAAAAGAGATAATCCTTCCTTTGACGACGTGGCCATGCCAAAGCAGCCTCGATCGCGTAGGTGGCGGCGGCGCGTTGCCAGTCGCTCTTGGAAATGGTCGACAGAGAGACATGCGCGAGCGACAGCGCGCGCCAAGAAGCGCTCTGTAAAGTCTGCGCACTCGCCCTCGGCGGCTGATGACGGGGCCGTGATTGCACCCACATTACACGACGGCTCGCCGGTTGGGTCTGCGACGATCGAGACAGCGCGGCCCGTTTCTCCTGTGCCGTTTGTCGTCGCACTCGACGCTCGCGGTGTGCGCATCACGACGACGTATACAACATTGTCCAACGCGCCCTTGGGCACGCTGTTGCACCGCATCGCCGCGTCGGCACATCGCAGGGCCGTGAGCGGGTCGGGATGCGACATCGACGCACCTCTGTCTCTTGTCCGAGCGGCACAAGGGACGACACCCTTTGATCCGTGCGCGTGCCAAGAGGACGGGTCATACTTTGTCGACGTTCGATCCGAATGGCTGGCCGTGATCCTCGACTTTTTGGTGCATGGCGTCGTAACGGCGCCAAAGTTTGGCCCGTCCGTGGTCTTGGGTGTGCAGGCCGCCGCCGACTACCTGGGCGTGGCCGCGCTCTCGCTTGCATGTGCCGCAAATTGGGCGCGGCACGAGACTATGGACGCCTCCTCGGATGAGCGTATCACGGTCACCGTCGTCACGCCGCGCGACATTTCCAGACACGCCCGCACGGTCGACGTATTCTCGCCCCAAGTTGGAGTGGGTCCGGCGGCGCTACTGTCCTTCTCTCTGTTGAGCCACCACAGACTCGACGTGGTCGCACACATCGTGTATGGGGCGCTTGAAGCCGACCCAGGAGCGCTGGCCTTTTACGGCTGCATAGCGCGGCGCGACACGGCACCGCGTCCCGTAGCCCGGATCGATCCCGAGGGATCGCCTATCGCACTCGGGGACTCGTGGGCCACACGCGGCATGGCCTTGTGGTTGTTTGTCACACGACGCAAGCCGTCCGATGTCTTGCCCCCGGTGGTATCATGCGGCCCGACTCTTGAGCAGCCGCGCAACGTGCCCCTCCTCCTCTTTGTCAAGGTCTTTGACCTTAAAAAGAAACGGCTCGACGCGCCACGCCACGTTGTCATCGCGGACCCCAACGCGGCAGTGGCAAGCGCGCTCCCTGCCCTGATCGAAGCCGCGGGTATCTGTGACGAGGGCGTCGACATCAATACCGCGGCCATTTACAAAGAGAGAAAAACCAGACACGTGTGCGCGGTCGATCTGCAACGCTCCTTTGCCCACGGCGAGATTGAAAACGGAGACATCCTGTGGCTGTGCGTAGATCCCGCCGACGCGGCCGAACTCGGGAAACGCACCAGCATGTCACGATATACATGGATTAGATGCCTGCCCAGCCGCACCTGGTGATGGCGCCACCTGCTTTATTCGCCCACCCGTTCCGAGCGCCGAGCGCGGTTCTTTGCGCTCGTCGGATTTTTTTCTCTTCTCTTTTTTTCAAATCATAAAAATATAGAATAAAATAGGAGAAAAAAGGCACGTTCTTTTTTGCGTGCTCTTTGCGGTTTGCCGCGCGGGCACGGGGCACGTCCCCGGGCGCGTGGAACCCAGGCGACCCGACGTGCGCTCGTCCCGTCGTCCTCTTTCTTTTTTTTTTCTCCCGCCCAAAAAAGGTCCAACGCGGCCGAATGGGCAGCGCCGTCCTTTTGGCGCGCACCTCTGCAACTAGCGAAAAAAAGAACAAAGTTCTCGCTTTGTCCCGCAGGAAAAACACACATGCGAAACAAATAAAGAACGCATCCCAAACAAACACCACTGGCCGTGTGTAGGTTTCACCCCCGCCCACAGAGAAAACTTTTTTTTTTAAAAAAACTTCCAAAAGAAAAAGAATAGGCAAGAGACAAAAAATGGGCAGCGCGCTATCCCTCTCTTTTTTTTTGTTCAATCGGGTTGATCCAGCAAGGAAGGATGTTGTTGGTCGTCTTGGTGACCGTTGTGGTTCCCCCCGTCTGGACGGGCGTGCTCGTCATGGCGCTGGTCTTGGCCTTCTGGTCGAGAGGACGGCAACGCAGCGTCACCTGGCGCTGCGACCCACGGCCATTGATCTCCAAAAGTGTCCATGAAGCCGCGCATCATCGCCGTCTTGCCCGGCCTCACCTTCATCCAGACCCAGACGACATTGTCGTACGTGCGGCCCCACGAAAGGTCTGCCGTAGAGAGACTGACGGGAGCGGGGGGCCTCGGGATGGCCCACGAGAGCGCATTCGAGATCCACAGCGCGATTTCGTGCCGCGAGAGCGCACGAGCGTCGGCAAGTGCCCTCTGTGGATCGAACGAGGAGAGCGCGTGATAGGCAAACCTGATCACGCCCATGTGCTCGCCATCGATGGCCGCTCGTACCATGGCATTGGCATCGTGGGGCGAGGCGCCTTTTCTCCACATATAGGTGATGGCCCCTAGGTGGCCGGCGCGCGCAGCGTCATTCCATGCGTGTTGCGGCGGCGCATACAGAGCAGTCGCACTGGCGTCGTGTTGCAAGTTGTTGGCACCATCGCGGGCCATGTCCGACAAGAGACACAGCGTCGAGACGCGACCTTGCGCGAGCGCCTCACCTAGTGCATACGAGTGGCATAGCGCCAAACAGTCGCTGTGACGCTCCACGATCCACTTGATCACATCGTCGTGTCCACCAGACGCGGCGCCGCGGATGGCGGCGCCCGCAACGACACGCACCGATCGGTACCCGACCACCTCGGTGTCCAAGGGCATGATATGAACCAGTACGTTGAGGTGGCCTCCGCGCGCTGCCGCCTTTGCCACCTCGCAATGATCCACGGGGCTGCGACAGAGACTCTCGATAACCGTCAATGCGTCCACGTGCCCGTTGGCCGCCGCTGCGATCGCCGCCTTTTTGAGGCATGTAAAGGACACGACGGCCTCGCGATGTACCAGCGCAATGGCGTCGCCGTGCCCGCGCCCGGCGGCATCGACAACCGCGTCCTCTATCGCGTGTCGCACTTTGACACTGTCAGGAGAATCGCCGAGAGCGCCCCTCGACAAGAGGCAGTTGACGATCTCGTAGTGTCCATATGCGACCGCGGGCGCCAACATGTCAGGCGCATTCTTGGCCAACCCGTGCGGATCGTGCTGACAAAGCGCGTCGAACGCGTCTACGTGGCCACCGGCGGCGATATCACGAAACACGGTTGGTGGTGTGTGGCGCAGGAGCGTCTCGGTTGGCGATTCCACAGGCGACATGAGGCCCCGCATGCGCTGAAACATGTCGACACGACCGGCGGCGAGGGCCGCGTGCGACGCGGCCGAAAGACCGTCGAAACAGTCGTCGAGGCGTCGGTCGAGCAAAAAGGCGACGGCGTCAAAGTGCCTGGCCGCGGCTGCAGCCACGAGCGCCTCGGCCGTACAGTCGGCACACAAGGCGGTATCGAGATATTCGAGCGCTGCCAGATGGCCGTTGGTCGCCGCTGCATTCATGGCGCGATGATCAAATGGCTGATTCCATTGTGCGAGCAAACGCAACATGTCGACGTCGCCGTTGGCGGCAGCCGCCGTCATGGCCGCCGGCGACGCACCCTCCTTTCGGTGCGCCAAGAGATAGGCGACCACATCTCGATGCCCGCCGGCCGCCGCACGGTTAATGGCACCAACTGTGCATCCTTCCGTGCGGTTGCGATCAAGATAGATGACGACTTTGAGGTGTCCGTTGGCCGCAGCATAGTCCATAGCCTTTCTGGTGCATCCCTCGCGCCGGTGGCGATGCAAAAAGTCGACCACAGGGAGATGGCCTTGGGCGGCGGCGCGATTGAGCGCATAGGACGTGCAGCCCTCGCGGCGGTTGCGGTGCAAAAAGGTCACCATGTCGAGGCGTCCAAAGCCTGCAGCGTAATCCATGGCGTCGCGGTCAAAGCCGGGAGCGCCAGCCTCGTGGAGCGCCACAAGCATGTCCATGTGGCCGTGCCACACGGCCGTAAAGGGCATCCACGCGCAGGAACACGGATCGAGTCGGCCCAGTGCCAAAAGGCCGCGAATGGCCATGGCGTCGCCGGCGACGCCGAGGTCGCGCGGGCACGGCGGGTACGGAGCGCCAAGCACGCGCCGCGCATAGGCTGACGGGCTGCACACACGCCACAGACGCGCTGCGGCTCGACACGCCCGATAGTCGGCATGGTCGAGTCGATCGAGAATATGAGCGATGATCTCGGGCGGCAAATCAAGGACCGTAGGCGAGGCCACATTCGCAGCGACGCGATCAGACGACGCCATGTTGCGATCGGCGCGCTTATGCAAATTGCCCAGTGAAAAGGAGCGAGAGAAAGAGTTTGAAACACAGAAAAAAGTGAGCGCAGAGCAAGTTGCCTTTTGGCGTGAATCGCTTTTTTCCTTCTGTTTTTTCCTTTGCACGTCCTCGTCGTTTTTGCGCGTGCGATTGGTTTGTCGGCTCGTTTTTTTCTTTTTCTTTTGTGCTGCGCGTCGGTTCGTGCAGTCGGTTCGGCCAGCGGCGCAAGGACCACGGCACAAGGCCAAACCTTGCATCGATCGCCTGCGATGGTCGCACCGCGCCCCGGCACGACAAAGTAATAGGTTTGGCCAATGAGATTAAAGGAAATTTCTTCTCTGGCCGCCCCACGCCACTCTTTTCTTTTCTCTTTTACCCAAGCAAGGCAAAGGCGCTCAGAAAAAGGGGTGGCATTTGCGTTGGTGGCTTCTTTCTTTCTCTTTTTTTTTCGAGGTCGCCGCGGTCCAGCGCCCCCGAGATCCCACGCGACCAACAACAAAGCAAAACTGCGGTTGTCGTGCTTTTTTCGTAGCCGCGTTTCTTTTTTTTTCTTTTTCCTCCTGCGTAATGGGATACCCTTCGCGTAGGGCTCCGCCGCCTTGGGCATTTAGCTGGAGGTTGCCCTAGCGCTTGCGATGCCGCCACCGACGCGACCGAAAAAGAGCGAGACCAAAACACCATTAAAAAAAGAAAACAACAATAGATCAAAAGGAAAAAAGGGTTCTCCGATCGAGACAAAGGAAAAGCGACCCCATCCGCCGCGTCGGCATAGGCACACCCCATCCATTCTCCCTTTTTTTGGCAAGGAAGAGCAAGAAAAGGCAAGTCATTTTTTTTTCTCATTCGGAGAGCACCGGCGGTCAATTGTCGGCATTGTCGTGATCGCGCTTCCGCTTGTGGCCGTCGGGCGCCGCGGCTTTGAGGAGGGTTTCGATGCGCCCCAGGATGCCGTCGAGGGCTGGGGCAGGCAGCGCGGCCAATACAGAACCACCGGGGCCTGCGCCTTCCATACGCGGCGCTGTCCCACACGAGTCGCCTTGGGCATTCGTTTCGCCATTTTGGTCGTCGTCGTCGTCATTATAGTAGTCATCGCGCCCGCGGTCGTCGTGCCGGACGTCGCCGCAACGCAGATCGTCCGGTTCGATAATCCCATTGTTTTGCGCAATTGGTTGGGCACATTGGCTTGATGACGGCGCCGTACCACCGACGGCGGCGGTGGCGTTGGGCGGATCAAAGCGAAAGCGAAAGGCCACGCAGCAGGCCATGAGTTCCTGGACGAGCAGCTTGCACGCATAGGGCATCTTGACTTCGCGCACATGGGCGCCCGTCTCGCACACGCGGCAGTAGGCCTCGTCGTAGCCGCGCACGACCATGCCGACGACGGGCGCGTTCTTGGGTTTGGCCGGGATGGCCAAGAGGCCGCAGGCGGCGCACACCACGGTCGAGTAGGCGTCGCTCTGCTCAAAGAGTCGCTCCAGCAAAAACTGCGAGGCGCCGTGACTGATGATGCAATCTCCTAAAGATACACACAGAGAGAGAGAGAGAGAAAAGAGTGAGCACGACCGACCACGGTACTGGTGAATGCGCCGACGCCATACACGAAAAAAAAACAAGACGGCCAAAAGGTGCCCGCGTCGGGGATGGCGGTGGAGTCGGGCTGCGTACGCTCCATCTCGCCGAGTCGGAAGCCGCCCGAGCGCGATCTGCCCTCGACGGGCTGCTTGGTGAGCATCTGCACGGGACCGCGCGGTCGCGCGTGGATCTTGTCGATGGCTACGTGGCGCAAGGCCTGGTAGTAGACGGGCGCCGTAAAGATGAGCGCCTCGATGGGCTCGCCCGTGTGCGGATGGTAGAGCACCTCCTTGCCGTAGCGCTCACAGCCGTGCCGGGCCAACTCGGCGGCAATGTCCTCGACGGTGACGCCGCCAAACGGCGTGCCGTCGCCGATGTAGCCCTCGCGGCAGGCCACCTTGCCCAGGAGGGCCTCCATCATCTTGCCCATGGTCATGCGCGACGGGATGCAGTGCGGGTTGATGACGACGTCGGGCGTGCCGCCGCCGCGCGGCGACCACGGCATGTCGTGGGACCCCCTGACGTAGCCCACGGTGCCCTTTTGGCCGTGGCGCGACGACAGTTTGTCGCCCCACTCGGGTCCCCGCATAGCGCGCGTCACGATCTTGACGGCGTTGGCGCCGTCGCCGTTGCGCGTCACGACCACGCGGTGCACGGTGGCAGGTTCGTCGGTGCGCAGGATCGTCGACTTGTCGCGCTTGACGATGCGCGCCGCCGCCCCCGAACCCCCGCCGCTGCCGCTGGCGCCCGGAGCGACGGCGGCGTCGGGATCGCGCACCTCGTCCGTGTTGCACACCTTGCCGACGAGCACGTCGCCGGGGAGCACGCGTGTGCCCGGCTCGACAAACCCGCCCGGTCCGAGTTTCGTGTAGTCGGCCTTGCGCATGCCGTGGCAGCCCTCGTCCTGCGGCCGACAGAAGCGCGTGGCGTCGGCGCCGCGCGTCTTTTCGTCGTCACGGTAGGTGCGCTTGATCACCGATCGGAAGCCGCCGCGGTCGACAAAGTCGCGCTTGAGCACGAGCGAGTCCTCCTGATCGTATGGGTCGCTCATGATGGCGATGCGCACGTTCTGGCCCATCGGGAGGCGCGTGGCGCCGATGACGTCCTCCATGGCCGTCTGCACCAGGGGCACCTGCGGGTAGCACAGGGCGTGCGACACGGTGTCGATGGCGTGGTCGGCGTTGAGCGACACCACGGCCTTGCTCTGCTTGCCCATGGCCGTCTGGTAGATGTTGCGCGGCGCCTGGTTGTGGTTGGAGAATGGGATGATGGCGGCGCAGGCGCCCAACATGAGCAGTGGGTGCACCTCGACGTGCGTAAAGGGTTCGCGGTCGACGGGGGCGCCGTCGCGCGCACGCACGCCCGCACGTTGCTGCGTCGGGTCGATGAGGTCGGCCGGGTCCGATGCCACGCGGCACGTCTCCTCCTCGTCCTTGGACAGATACTCGATGGCGCCTTCGACCAGCAGCTGGTGGAAGAGGGCCTCGGGCGGCGCGCCGCACCCGAACCGGGCCACGAGCGGCCGCACCCGGTGGAGGCCGTCGACGCGCAGGAGAGGCCTCACGCAACAGCCCGTGTCGACATGCAGTTCGAGCAGGCGCAACGCCGGCCGATGCACGATCGAGGCGTCAAACGGCAGGGCGAACGCGCGACGCATGTCCCGGAGCGCCGCCGCCAGCGCCGTGCCATCGCGCGCATAGCCCTCGGGCACGCCGTTGACCTGGACCTGCGTGAGCGTGCGCCGCTGAGTGCGCGTGGCACCGAGAATGGGCACGAGTCCCACGCCATCGTCATCATCACCACCATCTCTGTCGCCTCTATTGCATCGCTCCCGGCCGTCGTCATCGTCGATGGCGCCGGTGGTTGTTGCGGCGGTTGTACCGTCGTCGTCGTCGCTGCCGCCTCCCAGGGCGCGACGATCAACAAAGGCAGCGGCACGCCGCACGCACGCCACCGCATGGTCGCGATCGTGACCCACGCGCACATGGGCCGCCAAGGCCAGGTTGCTGACGAGGCCACACGAGGCGCCCTCGGGCGTCTCCACGGGACACAGGAGGCCGGCAACGCTGTCGCGCAACTGTCTCACCTTGGGCAGCCGGCCCTCCTTGTTGATGGGCGTATTGACGCGGCGCATATTGGACAGGGCCGACGTCACGGTCATGCGGTTGTGCATCTGGGCGACGCCGGTCGACGCCGACGCGGCGCCCTTTTGCACCGTCCAGTTGCCGGTCATGAGCGCGTAGCGGAGCATGGCCGTCACGCGACGGTAGTCGAGGATATTTTCCACCTCGATCGGCAGGCTGTGAGTCGCGCGGCGGCGCATGTAGGTGCCCGCCCCCTTGCACAGGCTGCGAAAGAGTGGACGAAACAGCGTGGGCAACAGGACGGCGGCCGTGTCGATGCGCTTGAGGGCCATGTGATCGCGGTCGTCCATCGGCAGCCGCCCGAGCGACACGGCCAGCAGCCGGTGCACGCAATAGCCCAAATGGTGGGCCTTGCGCAGGTAGGTCTCGCGCGTGCGATCAAGACCGACATGGGGCAGAAATTCGTTGCCCATAATGTGTTCGACAAAGCGCACGCGCTCCTCGCGCGCCGTCGGCCTCTGCGCGGGCTCGCCGGTGCCGTCGCGTCCGGTGCCACCGCGCGTCCCCACCGAGCCCAGCCACTCGCACAGAGCCTGGCGCGACCATCCCGCGTGGTCGTCCTGATCAAAGACGGCGCGCACGGCCCGCTCCAGTCGCGCGTCCGACTCGGGATCGAGCGCGCACATGTGGTCCATGACGGCGGCGACCATGTCCTCGCGCGCCGTCACGCCCAAGAGGCGAAAGACGTCGGCCACGGGCACGTTGGCCTCGACAAAGGGCATGCGCACCTCGACGTGGGGCCGCGCCGCCGCCAGGTACACGTAGAGGGTCGACGTGCTGCGGATCTTGGACTCGTGTCGCGGGCGTATCTCGCACACGTGTGAGTATTTGCTGTTGGGCCGGCCGGCCATGACGCACGCGTGGTTGATGCGCATCTTGATCTGCGACACGAGCATCTTGGCGCTGCCGCGCACGATGAACGCGCCGGGCCGTTCGAGCGGGCACTCGCCGGCCAGGTAGGGCGACCCGCGCAGGCGACAATAGCGGCTGCCCACCATGCACGGGATCTGGCACAGGACGGCCTCCTTGGAGCGCTCGGTGCGACACAGGGGCAGGCCCGTGCAGTCGCCGCCGCGCTCCTTGAGCCGCTCCTTGGTGATGCCGGTGATGTCAAACACCGTGTAGAGCAGATCGCACGTGACCGTGCACGCGTAGACGAGGCCGCGCATGCGGCACTCGCGCGGATAGACCGGGCGCACGACGCCGTCGGCCTCGCGCACCGACGGCCGGTGCACGGTGACGGCGCCGAACTCGAGCACGAACCGCCGGCGCGCCGGTTCAGAGTCGACGACGACGCGGTTGTTCTCGGCCACGATGGCCGGCATGTAGACGTCCATAAACTTGTCGAAACCGTCAACCTGGTGGCGGGTGAGGCCGCGCGCGTGCACCAACGCCGCGGCGAGCGCGAGTCTCGTGGGCCGATCGACCTCGGCGACGAGGCCGGCGAGCGCGTCGGGGTCCACCACCGTGGCGTTGACAAAGCGCTCATAGTGCCAGTGTGCCGGTGCGCCCGCCGCCTCGACCTGCGGTCGCGTCTCGGCGACGATCGCCTCGGGATGCCGATGCGGGTTGCCATAGCCGTCGAGAGCCTTTGGGTCGCGCGTATGTGTGTCACACCGTTGACGTTTTTGTTGTCGTTGTCGTCGTCGCCTTGTGCGGCGGTCACAGTCGTCATTGTCATTGCTATCGACACTGACATCGCCGTCACCTCTGACAGCGTCGTCGTAAGGGGCATCACAGGGGGCGGTGTCGCTCGCATCATTAAAAGGACCGTATCCGCGGCCGTTCTCGTAACCCCCCTCCTCGCCACTGCCATCGTCGTCCTCGTCCATCTTTTGCTTGCCCTTGCGGTCGCCTTGGTGATCATCAATCTGCACATCGTCGGCGTCACCCGGCGCGTCCAGACGGTAGCGGTACGCCTCGGGCATCTTGAGGTCATCGTCCGGCGACCAGGACGCCTCACCACCACGTCTCTCGGCGTCGTCCTCGTGCGTCCAAGTGTGGTCGTCGGCACCCACGATCGTATTGCAATCGTTGTTGTCCATTTTTTTCTTTCAGAGGCTGTGCGCGTGATGGACTTGTGGATATGTATGTGTGTGTACGTGGTGTCTGCGCGGTCGTTTTTGGTCGGCGGTGGTTTTTTGTGGTGGCACGCTGGTGGTGTCGTTGCGCCCCGGTGGTACAGTATGCACCAACGCTCGTTGCGCAACCGACAATGCGATTTTTTCTCTCTCTTTTTTTTACCGATGCTCTGGCGGTTGTGCGGTGACGGTGTGTGTTGGGCGCGTGCGCATGCGCGTACACGCGGCGTTAACGAAAAGGGCGGCACAAAAATAGAAAGACAGACAGGCGCGAGAAGGAATAACGGTGCCGAAAGAGTTTGGTTGCGCGCGCTCGCGGGGGGACGTCACACCATGATGCCGGTATTTTTTTCTTTGTTTCGGTGCGAGGCAGCCACGGCACCAAGCGAACCCCGGGCCGCCTTTGCGCATCGGCCGATTTCTTTTTTTTTGTTGCCATAAGAAAGCGCATCCTTTGCGAGATGAGCACCAAAACCCGACAGGGTAGCCAAGAAAAGGGAGACACCGAAAAGTCGTCCTCGACCCTCGGAGAAAAAAGTCCTTCTTGTGCAAAAAAAAAGAAAGGAAAAACTCTGGCCGAACGGCGTCTGGCCCGCGCGCATTTGCCTTGTGTTTGCCAACGGCGCGACGCTCGCCTTCTTTTGTCCTTCCGCGGCTTCTCTTCCTTGTAGAGAAGGAGAGAGAAAAAAGAGAGAGAAAATTCCTTACCGAATGGTGAAAGAAAAGGACAGTAAGAATCCTGGGAAGGAGCGGGGGCGGGCCGAGAGCGGGACGCACAGGGCTGCGCGAGCGAACGCGCACGCCGCAGCGCACCGAAAGAAACAAAAGCACAAAAACCACAGGCGCGCGTCACGCACCGGCGGACGCACACAGAAACGCACGATCCGAGGCGCGCGCCGCGTTGGCGCTCTCTCTCTCTTTTTTTTCTCCCCTCGCCCAGAGTAAGAAAAACCCCCGCACAAAAGAGGCAAAAGGACCACAGGAGCGAGGAAAAAAGGGAGACGCACACCAACCGCACCACCGCCACACGACAAGCATCCAGCGCCATCGTCCTCACGTCATCATGAGCACCAAGACAAAGCATCCGGCCGCCGCGCAAAAGGAACCCGTGCCCCAGCACCACGACGACGCGAGCGCGTCCGAGAGCGAGGACACGGATACCGCCATCGAGAGCGAGGCGCCCGTCGACGACGCCACCGACGATTCAACGACGTCTTTGGGAGACGACGACGTCGAGCACGATGCGGGCGAGGGGCACAACGAAGTGCCGGCCGCTTCCATGCTAAAGCCGGCGTCCTCCAACGCGACCGCCGGCGTGCCCAACTTTAAAAAGGCACGAGCGCGCAAGCCGTCGCCGCCGAAAAAGGCCAAAAAGGCCGACGACGCGCCGGCGCTGGTGTCGGGCAAGCGCCGTGCCGCGGCCATGGCCCACGAGATCATCCATGCGACGTCGGCAACGGGGCAGGCCGAAGCGCGCGTGGCCTCGGCCCAGGCGCGCGCCATTGCCGAAAAGAAAAAGGCCCGCAAGCGCACGGCGTCCAAGCCCGCGGCCGACCAAGAGCCGCCGGCGAAAAAGGCCCGCAAATCGACCGCGGCCGCCAAATCGACGTCGGAAACAACAGCGGCGGCATCCAAGAAAAAGACCAAGGCAGCGGCCTCCAAGAAAAAGGCTGCCGTCGCTGATGGCAAAACGGCAAAGGCGACGACAACCAAGAGAGTGGCGGCGGGGACCAAGCGCAAGGCCAGCGCAGAGTCGACCAAAACGGCCGGCGCGCCCAAGAAAAAGGCCAAGTCGTCATCGGGCGCATCCTCATCTTCGTCTTTGTCGGCCAAGGCGGCGACCAAGCCCAAGGCGGCGCCCAAGAAGAAGAAGGTGTCGACCACCACGCCCAAGACGCCAGTAGTCAAGAAACTGGGCCTCAAGGATGCGCACACAAAGTACCGCGCGCGGCTGGCCGTCATGCCGGCGGCCGACTTTGCCGTGCTCGACGGCGCGTGGCTGTCGGTGTTTGATCCGCAGTTGCGCAAGCGCGCGTCGTTCCCCGAGGGCGCCTTTTCGCCCAAGTGGACGCAGGTCCTGGCCGAGGTGGCGCGCGAAAAGGGCGCCGTCATCAAGGGCGTCCTGCCCCATTATGCCACGACGATCGAGGGCTCGGCCAACCTCAAGGCCTACGAGAAGATGGCCCACATCGTCGACAAGGGCCGGGCCGCCGACTATGCCGCGGCGGGATTTGACCAGGTCGAGGCCGCGCGCGTCTATGTCGGACCGACCGTGCTGGCCGCGGGCGTCGCCGAGTCGCCGTTTGCCTTTTTGCACTCGGACTCGATCGACGACGCCTTTTGGCAGTCGGTCAAGAAGGTGCTCGACGCCGACTCGTCCAACGAGGACCCCGTCGACGACGGCACCGTCGTCGAACACGGCGCCGAGACTGCCGAGGTCGACGTCATGGCCTAGAGGCCGGCGTCTCGGGGATTCGCCGCCCTCTTGGCCCCGCAACGGCGCCATGGAACCGCAACTTTTTTCGCGCTCTTGTTTTCTTTCGACTTGTTTTTTTATTAAAAAAACAAAGAGAAACTCTGCACGGTCTTTTTTTTCTTGTCCAGGAAGAATACGGCATCCCCGACTCAAGGGAGCGAAAAAAGAGGCGGGACGCAAAATTAGACTGCAAACTCTCTTTTGCCGTTGTTCTTTCCATGTGTGTGTTTATTGCGAACAAAGAAGAGGAAAAGGCCGCGTTCACGCTTTTTTTCATGTCCTGCGCTTTGCGATGCGTGGGAGAGACGAATCGGGCCGCAGCGGTAAAAATTCGACAAGACTTGACCGGCCAACACAACAAAAATAAGAGAAAGAGTCGGCTCGCCAAAGGCATACACAGGAGAAAAAAAAGACGGCGCGCCAAAAAAGGTGGAGCCTGCACAGAGACACCGCACAGCAAGTTGCGGTCCCGTCTTTCCCCCAGTGCCTTTTGCTTGCCGCCAATGGCACAGGCCGATCTGATCATGGGTTTCGTCGCCCCTTTTCTCCGCCGACAGGAAAAATCGGCGCCGTGCCCATTTTTCGCAAGAAAGAAAGAGAAATAAAGAGGGAACCAGAGGCCATTTTATTCCACAAAGTCAAAAGACTGACAACCCAAAAAAAACAACAAGCGACAGCCAGTTGTTTTGCGCGTGCCTTTTCCGCAACTGGAAAAAAGGCGCTGCGGGGGTCCTTTTTGGGGAAGACCAATCGCGTGTCTGTGCATGGGTTGTTTAAAAACGGGGGCGGGACGGAAGAGCGCCCGACCAGGAGAAAAAGACGGCTTCTTGGAGCGTTGCGCATCGTCGCGGTCGGTTTTTTCTCGGCCACCCTTTTCTTGGTGCGTCGGCATGCGGCGAGTCGGGTCCCGCTTTTGTCAGCCACCAAAAAAACGACCAAAAATGGCAAACGGATTGTCTTGCGGCCTCGTCGCGCGCAATTTGCCCAGATCTGTGGGCCAAAAGAGGAAAAGCACAACGAGGCCGCACATAGGGCGGCTGTGATCAACCAACTTTTTTGGTTTGCTTTTTTTATTTGAAAAAAAGGCAGAGTGTCTGTCGTGCATTTTCTCGCCTCTTTGAGCAAAAAAAGGACCCGTTGTCGGGGACAGCGCGGTTCCTGTGCATATTGTCTTTTTTTTCCTCCGTTTGCGCTACCGCGACCCGTGCGAGATTTGGTCCACCGTTGGCGGGTGCGCTTTCTTTTTTTCCCGCTTGTTTTCTCTCCTCCTTTCATCACCCTTGGCGCGGCAAGACCAAAAGAGACACAGGGCACACAAAGAGAAACCACTGCGGGGGTACCATCGATTACCACACCAGCCAAAGCGTTGCGCTATGTAGTCGCGCCTTGCCCGAACTCCCCCCCCCCTCCTGGTGCGTCCCAATTTTTTCGGTGCGCCGTCGTCTGCGCACTATATGCATCTTTGTATCGTCGCTTGGGTCCGCGCGCGCGTGAGCCCCATCTGCTTGTTGGGATGGCCAAAAAAAAAAGAGAAAGCACAAAAAGGGGTACTCGAGCGCCCATGTGGCCGGTTCTTGTCGGTGGACAAGGAAACTAGGGAGACAGCACAGGCGCACTGTCTTCCTTGTGGTCTGGCTCCGAAATTGACCGGCCAACTGCCAAAAAATGGCCGTGTCTTTTTTTTCATCAGCCTTTTTTCTTGCTGTCAACGTGACCACGAGCGTCGTCGCTGCTGCTGCCGTTGTTTCCGGTTGTATCTACAGAGCGTCGACGTCGTGCTCTTGGTAGCACGTCTCGATCCACGAGAGAATATTCTCGTAACGGCGTTCGATGGCCGAATCCATGGCCTCCACTGGATCCCAGCATTGTGGGTCGTGTTCGTCGAGCGCCTGGGCTATAACCAGGCTCCCCGACCGGACGGCGCGGACCAACGCGGCGCCCTCACGGCTCGGTGGCACGCCGGCTTGGAGCAGAAACCGCACGGCGCACATGTCGCGGGCATCGGCGGCGTCGCACAGTGAACCCTCGCCCATGTTGACGTGCAATGTCGACACCAACCAGGCGGCGAGCGATACATGGCCGCCGGTGATCGCCGAAGTGGCGGCCACGTAGGCGAACCAGGCGTTGGAGAGCGCGCCGCGCGCACAGAGCAATTCCAATACGGCACGATGATTGCCGTTGGCGGCAGCGTCGATCGCCACGCCGTCGCATAGGGCGACATACACCGGGTATTTGGCCTCATCATCATCGACAAGGTGGCGGCACATGTGGGACTCATCGGTAAACAGTCGCTCGACGATCTCTATGGAGCCGCGCATTATGGCCTCTCCTAGTGCGCGGATGGTGCATCGCGCGCGTGGTCCGCATTTCATGCGCAGCCAGTCTAGCGCGGCGGTGCTGTCGGCATCGGCGGCCTTGTCCGCCGTCGCCTGACACCTGTCCATCAGGGCTTGCGCCACATCGACCAGATCGCCTTGGTCGGCGTTGCATTGTTCGATCGTGTGTGCGCCCGATGGCGCGACCAGTTTCCACAGGCATTCCATGGCCTCGACGTCGCCCCCGAGACTCTCCCACAGGAATCCCATGGATTGGGCGCTCATGCTCTGTAGCCTCTGGCGCACCATGTCGAAAAAGGCCGTGCGCCGGCCGATCATGACATCGCGCACAAAAGGCACCGCGCACGTCTCGCGTTGGGCGCACCACGAGAGCACACCGTCGCACGTGAGACGCGAAGCAAAGCCAAACGGCGACGCGCTCCGTATGCGTCCGCCAATATAGAGACAAAGGCTCTTGTCAAATAGGATGTCGTAGGCGGCGGCAGTAGGCAGGTTGCCGGCCATGAGATCGCAGATGATGGCCTCGACAGTCAGGCAACTTAGCGATGGCGACACGGCAGAGTCGAGCCTATCCACTGTGATCAGCGTCGACTTGGCCCATGGCATCGAGTCATCGAGTTGGGCCAAGCACGCGGCATGTGGCCACCGCGTGAGAATGGCTATGCCACAATCGCGGTGTAGGCCCGCGAGTGTACGCTCGAAAGCCTCCTGTGCGTGCGACAGCGACTCGCAGCGCTCGGCGAGCCATTCAACGCAGTCGACCGCGTCGGCGATGACAGCACAAGCGACAGGCGGCGGCACATCACTGGACGGAGGCGTGCAGCGGCCATACACAAAGCGCACGGCCTCTAGATTGCCCGAGCGGGCGGCCATGTAGATCGCACGAGAGTCCCATGTGAGCGAAGGATAGTTGCCGTCGTAGAGGAGGCGCAAGACATCGGCATGACCGCCCTTGGCCGCAGCAAGAAGCGCGTCCATGACGACGGTGGCTCCGCCTTGGTTTATGGCCCACTGCACGATTGGAATATCACCGACGCGCGCTGCGCTTACGAGCACGCGCGTCGGACACGCACCGCCCATCGACGCGGCGGCAATCCAGCGCACGACATCAATGCGGCCTTTGGCGATGGCAGCCTCCAGACAGTGAACGTCGATCGACCACGGGTCAGTGTCGTGTTTGTGTACGAGTCCCTCCAAGCAGCCCGCCGACGCCAGGGTGATCGGCGATAGCGCGCGGTAGATGCGCCGTTTGTCGGCGACGTGGAAGCGGCGCGAGGCCACGAGAGCCGCGCCGAGTTCCCGAGGAGCCATCCACGAGGCGACGGCAGCGACGAGTTCGTTGGGAAGCGAGCGCAGGGACGCTTCCCGGCGGGGTCGCCCGGCACGGCCGCGTCCGACACGCGTACGCGTCGACACGCCACGCAAAGCAGGACATTTGGCGGGTCCGACTGCTGCAGGCTCGTCGCCAACCATTTCCATATCGCAAAGATGCGGGCAAGCTGAAAGGCGAACGGGAAAAAGGAGAGCGCACAGTGATCGCGCCCCTCTTGCCAAAAAAAAGAAGGCACCTCGCGGCGTCGGTGCGCCGGGCCGTCTTGGGTTGTCGCTCTCTGGTGACGCCGCACCTGTTTCGTGTCTCTTTTTTTCCCCGGCTCGCCCTTGGTTCTCTTTTTTTTGCCCTCTTTGTGTTTGCTCGTCCTGCGGGGATGATCTGTGGCTTTTGTGCCTGGGCGCGGTTGCCGTCCCTCTTGCGCTATTGGCAAAAAAACACTCTGTGGCAGTGGTGGGGAAATGTGTTTATTGGCAGACCACAAAACCACTCAAAGACACACAAAGCAGCGAGGTATGACATTGGCTCTCACGTCACACGCGCGGCCTTTTTTCCCATCTCGTCTCCTTTGCTGCTACTGCCATTTTTTGCGCTCCATTCTTGGAGGGAAGGGGGCCGTGGAATGGAAAGAGCCAAGAGGGAAGGCGGCATGGTAAGCATGAGCCGGACAAAATGTATTTTTTATCAAGATAGAGAAAAAAACACAAAATGACAAAAACACAAGGCAAAAAAAAGGATGTGTGCGTTGGTCTCTCGCCCTAGGCGGTCATAAGGTCGAGTGCAGACGGGTAGAAATCGCACAGGCCGCCCGCAATCGACACAACGGTGGTCTCGGGGGTGAACGCATCGACGCCGGCGCGCGATCCCGCCCGACGCTCAAACACGAGCCGCGCAAAGGGACGCATGCATTTGACAATGGCCACAAGCGCAGACGCTTCCATGCCCACCAGCGGCGCCAATGCGCCGGTCATTTTGCGACTTTGTGGATCGATGGCCGCCGTGATGACGATACGATCGACGGCGCGCGACATCAAGTCGGCATCACAGTCTTCGTAAATAGACGGTACAATAACGGTGTGTATGCCTGACTCGCGCGCCATGTTGGCGATGCGCGCCATCTTGCCAGGATCGTTCAGCCACGGTCCGCGCAAAATCCTATGTCCGTCCACCAGGAGAGTATGCTCCGTATGGGGACGATGCCCGAGAGACTGGATGACTCTGTCAATGCCGACTTCGAGATCGCCCCCGTCGAGCGATTGAGGGTCGATGCGAGCCTCGACCAGGGGCGCGTCGGGGTGGCCGCCGCGCACGCGACCTATCTCGCACAGCATGCGCCTCTGCATAAAGTGAGCCGTGATCGACTTACCCGATCCGCCCTGCGGACCCACGACAAGCGTTACCGAACCGTGGATGTCGCCGGCGGCGACCTGCTCAGGCGTAGACAACCTTCCCTTGAACCCTTCCCATGCATACACGCGCACGCCGCCAGCGACGGCGAATGGCGGCGTGATTGCATCGCGCGCTATCTTGGCGGCACGACCGAATTCAGGGAGCCGCGCCATGCGCCAGTGCGATGCCAACCACGACCGCGCCGCATAATTTGACGCGGCATCGGTCACGCCGTGGTCGAGGTAGGCTGTGATGACATACTCCAGTGGCAACGATGGCAGCCCGTCGAAAAGATTGGAGCGATCACTGCCACCGTGAACATCAGCGCGCGAGGTCTCCGTGGCGCCTTGCATTGAGAGGGAAAAAATACGTTGTCGATGCGCGCAGCCGTCCCGTCCTTTGGTAGGTTTGTGCAGGGAGGCCCCTTTGCGTACTGCACTTTGCGGGTAGTTGGAGGGTCCTCTGAGCGAGCGCGCGACAACCAATAGAAGCGGCGAAGCAACGCCGGCATTTTGCGCGCGCCAATCTGAGCACCCCGCTTGTTTCTAGGAACCTCATTTACTATTTCATATCGATTACCTTGTGGAAAAAGGACAAGAAAAACAATAGGGGATACAAAAGATCTGGGCGGCATTGCCATGCGCCTTTCTTTGGTCCTAGGACGCTGTCGCGATGGCGGCATTGTGGGCGGCATAGGCCGCGGCACACTGTTCGAGGGCCTCCACGCACTTGCTCGCCGGCATAACCAACTTGGGGTTGCCGTCACAGGTGCAACTGTCGACATCAAACGTTACGCGACCGTCGGCGTGCGCGATGGTGACGTATCCCTCGTTGGTCGTGTTCAACTCGTACTTTTGGTTGGTCTTGATGGCGTCGACGAGTCCCGACCAGTCGATGGGGTCGACGGGGGTGGGGTCGACGTCAAAGGTCATGACGACGCCGTCGACCGGCGCGTAACTGAATCGGTAGGTCACGATGTGGCGCTCTTTGCCCGCTTCGTCGATCACCATGCGGCCCGTGAGCGTCCCGATGGTCTCCTTGGTCTCTGACATGCTGCTAAAGGCGGCGGTGCGGTGCGAGCAACGATTGTCCTTGGCCGGTTTCGAATGGTAGAAATCTTTTAAAGCGATCCTACGGGTCTGCTTTTATGTGAGCATGTGTTTGCGTGTCCTCCCACGCACGGCCCAAGAATCTGGACCCGGTTGCAAAGCCAATGGGCACAACGATATCTTCTCTCGGCGTGTCCTGCCTGGGGCGATGGTTGCTGCGCCACGTTTCCCCCCCTTTGCGTGTGTTGTTGGCGTGTGCCGTAGCATCCAGACGGACCCTTTTCTTGATGGCTCCCTTTTGGGCAAAGAAACAACCAGACTCGCGCCAACGACAGACAAATTGCTTTTTTGTGTTTTTTTGTGTGCTTTCTTTTGTTTCTTTTGTTTTTTTTGAGGATCGCCTGACGGGGCGTGCGCATGCTCGACACCAGGAGCACGCTCAAAAAAAAGGGTACGCCGCAGAGGGAGGCCGCACGCCCACACGCAAAACGAGGGAACGACGGGAGGCGCCGACAATGCAACTCTAGGAACAAGTGCGCACGGTGCCATCGGGCGCCGTACACTGTGGCGAGTTGCCACAGAGGGCCTTGGCCGAATTACGCCGTTCATAGGCCGTAAAGAGACCGAACCCGGCGCCCAAGAGGCCCGTGGCGATGGCCAATGGACCCCCGCTGAGGCCGCCGACAAAGGCGCCCTGCGCGCCAAACGTAAAGGCCGACGTGAGGTAGTCGGTGGCGGCGTTGGCCTGCGGGCCGGGACACGCCGGATGGCACTTGGCGATCTTGTACTGCTGGCCGACGTGGCACATGATCTGCTGGCCGCTGGCGTCCTGGTTGGTTTGCGAGTAGGCAAACATCTCGCTGATCCACTTGTTAAAGTCGGGGCGCGAGTAGGTCGAGTACGGCTTGGTGTACCAGGCAAAGACCACCGCCGCCGGGAAGCCGCGGTTTTCGAGTTGAAAGTGGGTCACGATCGGGTACTCGTAGGCAAACGGAATGAAAAACGCCGACGTCTTGGTGTAGGCGCCCGCGGCGATGGCCCGGTCGATGGCCGCCAGCAGGTCCTTGTAGCGGCTGCGGATCGACACGTAGATGTAGAGCGCGTAGGCCACGAGACTGACCACGAGCGCGATCGAGGTCACCAGGCGCACGGTCTGGATCTGCTTGATGCGCTTGGTGTTGGCCGCCGTCTGCACGGCGCCCAGCGCCGCCAGTTCCTCGCCGGTGGTCAGCTGCGACAGCGCGGCCTGTTGCGCAGCAGCGGCCTGCCGCTGTTGGGCCAACAAGTCGGCCAGCGTGGCCTGCTGAGCGGCCGTCGCCGGGTTGGACGCCGACATTGCCCTGCGCTATGATGTTGTTCTTTTCTTTTTTTTCTTTTCTTGACGAGAAAAGGTCTCTCCTCTCTTTTTTCCTGCAAAGAAGAAAGAGGCAGAAGAGGAGGACTATGCGGGGCGTTGCCGATGCGCCTTCGTCCTCTTGACTTTGTGTGCCACCGCAAGAGAGTCTTTTGCTTTGAGGTTTCCCTCTTGGGCGCCGCGATGCGCCCCCCGCGCGGCCACCACTCAGCGCGAGCGCCGCGAATGATAAACCAAAAAAAACACAGGGAAACACAAAAGAGCGATTGCGAGAAAAGCGCGCGAATGGCGCCGCGAAAAGGTGCCATAGATGGCGTGCGCGCCCGACGGCCGTCGCATGAGTGCGCTCTGCGAGTTGCGTCTTTTCTCCTCTATCGAGCGACGCACGATGGCGCGCGAAAAAAGAGGCGCCTAAAAAACATTTGTTTCCACTTTGGCATTGCGATTTTTCTTTTCTCCTTTTTTTTTTATTTGTCTTGTAATACGGACGCGAGTTGGCGGGCGTGCGAGCACGCGCACCGGACGCAAAAAGTTGGGCACGCAGATAGGGACATATGGGGCTATCTCTCTGGGATGCGACGAAAAAAGTGGCAGGCCGCGAAAGGAAGCGCTGCGATTTGCACAAATTTCGGCAACAGACACAGCAAACCATTTTCTTTCCGTATTTGGCCCGGGTGGATTGGGGCCGACACCTCGCGCCTTCTTTCTCTTGGTGGAGGCCTGCGCCCCTTTTTGTGCCCAGCCTCTTGTCAAAAAAAGGGAAAAAAACACTCGTCCACAAGAAAAAAGGACCCAGAAGCACCATATCTTTTTATTTTTCTCACATACACATACGCATATTATACACGACATCCAATTCTGTTTGGTCTTGAGCCGTTGGTTGGTCTCTGTGGGGACCTTTTTTTTCATCTGCAATGTGGCTCTCCTCTTTCTCTGATTTCCCCAAGGGCCGGTTCCGGTGCCGTCCTTGCTGCGTTGGTCGCAACAAGCGCGCCATTCGCAAAAAAGAATGGGCTGCGCGTCACCCGCTGTAGGATGCGCCACAACGGTCAACTACGGTAGCAGGCGTCGTCGCACAACAAAGGCCAAGGGCCTTTTTCATGCGTCGCGCTGCTTTGTCTGGGAGACGCAGCGACACGCGTGCCAAATCAAAGAAAACGACCTGACCGCCGTCGTCTACGGTGTCGACTATGATCGCGGCGTCTTGGCCGTCGGCTCCGCGCTCCCGGTCAATGGGCGAACCGACCCAACCCACATGGCGCCAATGGAGATCGTCGTGGCAAAGGCCCTTGGCGGCCATGCTCTCTATGGCGCGCAGCACACGAGGCACAACACCACGCTCGGCGGCTTCGGTGGCGTCCCGCGCCAGGGGAGACGCATAAGGCATCACCAACGCTGGCCACCCACAGAGGCAGATCGCGCGCGCCCTTCCCTCGCCCCACACCAGGCGCCATGCCGTGGCTTCGCGCCAGATACACCCGCCGCTCGTCACATCGCCCTCGTCGCCGGGTTGGAGATCGGTCGACTCGTGACCAAACTTGATGACCACGTCGTCGGCTGACGGATCACCGACAACGGTCCCGTTGTTGGTCCCGACATTCTCACAGAGTGCGCGCGCCCTCCACGCGTGTCCATCCCCGCCGGCGCCCAGGTCTTGGGTCAGCACATAATGGCATACTGTGTCGCCCCGGTCGTTTGCCCCGTGCGCTTTGGTACCGCCGTCGATCGCGCGGGGCTTGTGCGCAACATACGATCTATTGCCTCCAGTCGGTGTGCATCGATGCACACGGTACCCGATCCACTGGACGCCTTTGTCAGAGGTGCTCACCTTGGCCGCGAGACGCATCTCGCCTGGGGATGACATCGGAGCGCCGTCCGGATCGAGACTGACCTGGGCGTCCATCCTGTGCAGCGCGGTGGCGATAGTGTGCACGAGCAAGGGGTCGGCGCGGTCCATGATGGGACCCGCACAGAGTCTCTCGACGGCCGTCCCCTGTGCGGTTGCACCGGCCGGTAACGACGACGATGCAGTGTCGCCTTGGAGCCAAAATACGCGCCATCGAGCATAGGTCGAGAGGACGACCAAGGGCGCCGTGGCTCCGTGGTAGGCCTTGAACATGCACAAGAGGTCATAGACCTGCGACCACACGCGCGGGCTATTGGCAGCGTCGCCCTCGGCCGCGAGAACGGCGCCGACAAAGGGTCCTTGGCGCTCGGTGTCGTCTTTGGCGACGCGAAACAGGCAATAGAGATCGCGCCGGGGCCGAAAGAGGTCGAAACCGCAGAGGAAAAAGTCGAGTCGGTCAGACAGGCCCGTGTCGGCGAGCACGTCGCGTGTGGCATGGGCGACCAACTCTTTTGTCGCGATGTGCCATGTGTGGAGAAGGTTGACGTGTGCCCACGTCACCGAATGATGCGTCTCGCACAGAGGCACGGTCGGATTGCACCCGAAAGCGCATTCGGTGAGCGCGATGTGGGGTGCCTTGTTGGTGCGGCGCCCGCGCGATGCCCGTGGGCGATCCACAGGCGGCAGCCCTAGGAGCCCTACGCTGGCGTAGCCTGATTTCGCTGTCGTTTATGCCAACCAGACCAGAGCAAAACAAAAGAAGAGACGCAAAAGAGAGGCGGCGATCAAGCGCGCCGGCCACGCAAGGTTTGTCAATCCAATGAGGCACCCGCCATGCAAAAAATAAAAAATGGCACCCGTTCTTTGGGCGTGTGCCATTTTCTTCTTTGTGGTGGGCAAAGGCAGCAAGAGGCAGCGAGATAGAGAGAGAGAGAGCACGCGCTTTTTTCATGCCGGGAAAGAGAGAACAAGCAAAAAAGAGATTATGTACCCAATTCGGCGATCGCTTCGGCAGGCAGACCAGCAATGAGGGTTGCTACTTTGGCTCTCTTTATGGGGTCCATTGTGGCGGCGCGCTGCCTTTGTCTTTTTGTTCCTCCGCAATCGCGAATCGCCCGGTGCAAGGCGCCCGCGACCTTTTTTCCGCCACTTCTGATGCGAAAAAGGGGCGGCGCCTTGGGGTGGATACACCCCCCCCCCATTTTCTTTGCCTTTTCCGGGAAAGAAGGGGCGACGATCACGGGGGTTGCCCGTGGCGGTGCGGCGTGGCCTTCCAGTGCTCACCGCCTCCTTTTCTCCCTCATTCCGGCGACCAGACCTTTTTTCCTTCAGTGTTTTTTTCTTGTTGCCCAGTGTGCTTTCGCCGCGGTGCGCGCTCCCACAACGGAAACAAGAAAGCGCACCGGGGCTGCTGTATTCTTTTTTTTTAAATCGCAACCGCAGTTGCGATTCGTGGATAGAATGTGCAACAAAAGAAAAGGATGACCATACACGACGGAATGGGTGGCCTCTTTCTTTTTTCTGTTGCAAAAGGTAAAAAAACAGCAGGGGGTTCGAGCATGTGCGCGCGACGCGAAAGAAGCCCCCGATCTAACGCCTGTGGCAGGTGGCGCTGCACAAAACTTAAAGAAAAACGCCAGCAGGACAAGACGGCGGCAAAAAAAAGAAGACGAGCGTCAAGAAAACATCTGGCGGTAGAGCATGGACGCCGTCACCGTCAGCGAGGGTGCCATGTAGGCGCGCGCGATGCCGTCGGCGGCGACCAAAGGCGCGATCCGCGCCACCATGTCGCGGTCCATGACGACGCCCGAATCGGCACACGCCACGGCGAGAGCAGTGACAAAGGCGCCCAGGTCGCTGCCGCCGCGCCCGGCCGAAACCGCGCTTGTCACACGCGCGCAAAACATCGCATAGGTCGTCGCGCGCTCTGAGCGCAAACCCCGCGACGCGCCCGAACAATAGATGCACGTGGCCAACAGATCCGGCGGGTCGACCCCCATGGCAACACGCACGAGCAGCACCATCATCCGACGCTGCACGCTATCGATCTCGTGCACGATGCCCATGTCCAAGAGCGCCAAACGTATGCGACTGTCGGGCGCCTCGGGTCGCGGGTCGTCGATGGCCAGCACGTTGCCCTCGTGCACGTCACCGTGCACGAGACCAAACTCAAAGACCATGCGACAAACGGCGCGCGCCAAGAGGTGCGCCGCAGACGATCGCGCCGCTGCCGTGCCAAGCTGTCGGATGGGCACACCGGCGACGCGCTCCATTGCCAGGCAGTCGTCCGTGCAGAGAGCGTCCACGGTGGCCGGCACGAATACGGTACGCGCAGGGTCGTCGGCAAACAGTGATTGCATGCGTCGGGTATGGGCGGCCTCGCCGGCAAAGTCAATGTGGCGCGCGAGGCCGTCGTCAGCAATGGCCACAAGGTGGTCTAGTGCGTCGGCGACCAACGCCCGTCGGCACACGCGCGCCACGAGAGCGCGACCCAATAACGAGCGCAGAAACCAAGCCAGTATGGCGCGGTCGGCTGCCGCGCGTCGCACGGCGCTCGGGCGTCGCACCTTGAGGACGAGGTCGCCTTCTTTTTTGTCGCTTGGGCGACAATCATTCTCATCGTCGTTGGGGTCAGTGCGCCCGTCGATGAACGTGACGCCAGGCGATCTCGCAAATGACGTATGGCCTGTGCGCTTGGTCTTACAGGCATACACCTGGGCGACCGACCCGCTGGCCAAGAGTCGCGCTCCGTCCGGCAGGTCGTGGATTGGCTCGGGCGGGACGTCATCTTGAAGGGATCGCAGTGCGTCGATGAGACCCGGCGCAAAGAGATCAGGACGCGCGGTCGCTGCCTGGGCCAACTTGATGGCCAGAGGCCCCATGGCGGCCACTGCGCGGCTCGCCTTGCACACCCCCAACCACACGGCCGCGGCGTAAAGCGATGCCTTCCACGCCAGACTCAGCGCCCTCCACGCCGTTGAAGCCCCCGCATAAGCACGACGCCAATCGCCGACGACGACAGCCATCCTTTGCGCTGCTGCGCTTTGCGAATCGGCGATGGTGTCTGCTCCTTGCCTTGCCTCTCTTTTTACTTGTCTGGGCGCGACAACCGTATGCCTCGACGGCGGCACCGGGCAGCCCTCCTTTTTTTCCCGCCCTCGCACTTTTGGCGTACCCTGTGTGCGCGCGTACGTCAACCGGCAAAAAAGGGCAAAGAAAAAGATCGCCGTCGGGGACACGGGTGTTTGTGACGTTGCGTCTTGAAGCCTTTCCAATGTCTTTTTTTTCCAGTGCGCGTGTCCTCGCCTCGTGCGACAAAGAGAGGGCATGGACAACGTGGCACAGAGAGAGAACCCCAAACACAACGTAAATGTTGGCGTGCCGCAGGGCGCCCCCCCCCCGGTGCACAGGTTCGCCTTTTTCTTTGGCCTTTCAAAGGGAGAGAACGGGGACGCGAGGCCGTGCCTGTTTGGGTCCCTCAGCATCCGCAAAGACGACGAGGGTCTTTTTTCCGTCGCTTTGCATGATGCCTCGGCCAAGGTGACCTATGGCGATTTCCGACCGGGAAATGTCTCGCCCTCGCCCGTCGGAAAAAAGCACATCCAGCGCCGACAAGAAAAGAGATGCACATGCGGAAAAACCGACAGCCGGCTCGTGCACGCACTGGTCCCCATTCCTTTTAATATGGCGTCAGCCTTTGCCGGGTCTGGTGCTGGGTTGAATCGTGGCAGTGGGGGGGGGGAGCGCGCTGGGCGACCGCGCGTCGGCGGCACTGTGCTGCGCTGTCGAGATGTGTATGGCGCCGGCGAGGCAGAGGACGCACCAAAAAAGGCGTAACACAGTGTAGGGAAACCGCAACCACCACAGTAGGGAGAGGGTCGCGCCGCACTGTTGGCGATGGCAACAACGCCAATGCAGGACGAGCAAGAGGCTATGATGACGACGCCTCGGCACAGTGCATGCGTCGACCGCGGCAACGATTGCGAAATCATCGTCGTGGCGGACGCACGCGACGACGGCGGTCAACTGATCGACCGCGTGCGCTGTCGGCGTGAGGCGCTCGCGGGTGCGGCCTACTTTGTCATGCTCTTTGCGCGTGCGCAGGCCACGGCGGTCAAACGGGAGAGTCGCTCCATGCTAGCCTACAAGATCTCGGTGCCGTTCGACACTGCCGTCGTAGTGTTTCTGTTGCGCCGTCTTCACTGCGACGAGCGCCGCGGTGGCCCAAAAGACCTGCGATGCGACCTCGCTCAGGCCGTCGGCGCATCGCTCTTTTTCGGCATGTCCCCCGAGTGGATAGAATGCCTCGTGCTCGACCTTTTACGCACCCTGACAGAGCGAGACAGCGAGACCCTGCCGAATCGCGCGCAAGTCACCGCAGACCGTTCTCGACACAATACAGCCTCTTTTGCGCTCTGCCTTTTAGAGAGTGACCTCGTGGACGGCCTCAAAAAGTGTTTATGGCAACGGTTTGCCTACCTGCTGCCTGTTGTGGCGACGGCACCTTTTCTAGGTCGTGGACCGTGCTACAACGCGCACGCTGCCAGCGCGACAGTGCACGGCGACGACGGCGCCCTGTGGCACGCCGTGCGTCTGGCCTTTGACGCGCTCGGCCACGGCACAGATCGCGCCGTGTGTGCCAATATAGAGTTGTCCGTCTCTCTGGCCTTTGAAAACGCGAGCGAGTGTGTCGGCAGCCATGACAACCTCGTCGGCGGGGCCGTCGATCGGCACAATGTCATTCTGAGCGTCCACTCTGCCCCCGCAGGCGAACGACCCGGCGACTGGCCGCGAGGCCATCCCTTCCCGGTGGGTGCTCTACATGTGACACCGTGCGCCATGCGCGTGCGCGTACGCCTCTATCACCCAACATGCGGTCTCGTCGTTGACAATGCACCGATCAACTCGTGGAGTAGCGCGCCGACGGCGACGCACAGAGACCCAGAGACAGCGGGTTTGAGGCGTTGGGGTGTGCCCATGCCGCATGGATTTGATAGGCGCTGTCGAAATGGTCTTGGTCGCGCGAGACGCGCGGCGCGCACCTCGACAATCGCTACGGGCGTCGAGCCGCGCGACCGCGCCCTATGGGCGTGCGAAGTGGCGCTCTTTTTACGTCCCCTCTACCAAGGGTAGGAGCCTCGCGCATAGACCCAAACTCTTGTGGCGGTCGCACTTTTTTTCCACTTTTTGTTTTCTTCTTTTTTCCTTTGACCAAAAAGATGCCGATGCTTTCATGTTGCATTCTGCGGTAGAGCGCAAAGAGGCGGCACATAAAAAATGCGTGGTTTCCTTTTCTCTTTTCGCGCAAGCGCCGCTGCGCCTTTTCAGCCGCCACTTTTTCCACGCGCAGTGCTGCCGAAAAAGAGGGGCAAAAGGATCATCGCCATTAGGGCGTCCAATCGGGTCGCGAGGTCGCGTCCAGAAAAAAAAAGAAGAGGCAAGGCGACAAAAAATCTGTGCAAGGAGCGTCGAGGTTTTACCGTATGTGTGGGCACTTGTTTCTCCTAAAAAAATGAGCACATCAAAAGGCGCAGCGCCATCGCCGTCAGGATCAGCACGGGGCGTTTTTTTGTCTTAAAAAACACTCGCGATATTGGCGCGGGCGGTGTATGTGTGGTGCGGGTGTATCGATGTGGACAAACCATAAACGGCCAAACAATGTCCGCCGCTATCGCGCATGAGGGAAATAGCGCAAGTCACACTCTATCCAAATGCATATGCGGGGCCTTTGACTAGTATGCCGCCGCACAGGGAGAGTTTGGCTCCAAAAAATCTCCCAATCGTTGCGCGCTGAATAACAACGCAAATAGCGTCTGGTGTGGCGGCGGACAACATGTCGGGCACGTAAGGTCCGCCCACAAAGCAGCCCCATTCACGGCACCGCAGCCAACACGACGGTCGCTTGATCATTTTGCATTGGAAAAAAAGAGACGCCGTGGTAAAGTCATTGCCCACGCCGTCTCCACCCCGCGGGTGGTGCCGCCATTGTCGCCCCAAAAAACCGCATCGCCTTTTTGTCTATCAAAAGGCATGCATTCAAATGGGCGTAGGGAACGGACGCCAACGGTTCAAAAAAACACATACAACCAGACATCATCGCGCAACCGCTTGTTGTCGGGCCGAGCGAGGGCAAAAAAAGCAGGCGACACATTAAGAGAAAAGGAAAGAGTCGCGTGAGGCAAAGAGAAAGAGCGGCGCTTCTTCATCCGGGGGCGTAGCCGGAATACCAACAACAAAGGAGCCGTGATCAAACAAAAGGCCGAGTTCACGGGGTCAGGGAATAACCTCGACCCACGCGCACGCGCTCGTCCATGGACTCGCTCGTCGGTCGCCTTTACGAAGAAGCCAAGCGCGGTAGGTGGGATCTTGTGTTGCAACGTATCGAGGCCGACAGCGCACTTGCGGCAAAGGCAGCTGCCTATGTGCGGCCTGCGTCGGGGTGGACCTTTTTGCATCAGGCTGCCTTTTGGGGTCATGACAAGGCGTGCCGCATGCTCTTGGCCGCCGGAGCCTCGGCGGCTGTAGTGTGCCACGCGGGCACGCGACCCGATCAGGCGGCACGTAGGCGCAAACACGACGATCTGGCGACGTGGCTGTGCGGCCTTGCGGACGAGGCCCCGCGAACCCAGCGTGCGCACGACGGCCGGCGCGCCACGACGGCGACCACGAATTTGGGCGCCATCGTGCGCAGTGCGTGCAGTGACGGGATGAATCGCCTGCGGCGCCTGTCCAAGAGCACGCACGCGTCCGCCGCGTCGACGCGGGCGCCGATAGACGACACGCCGGGTACGGTTGCAGCATGCAGCGGGCGCTATGCCGAGGCCATCGAAATGTGTGCGGCAACACGCATGGATGTCGTCTATGGCGGTGGCGTGGTCCATGTGCCCCAGGGCGCGCGCTACTATGTCGACACGACGGGAGGCGTCCTCGTGGGCTGGCATGGAACGTTTGACCCACCGTTGGGCATGGACGGCCTGCCCCTCGTCTGAACCGTCCCCTTTTTCCTGCCCTCCAAAGGGCACAAGAAACGGATCGTCTGTTGTGTTTTTTTGCGGTTGCCGTTTTTCCGTGAAGGAAAAATAGTAAAAGAGGTGACTTTTGGTATGGGCGTGGACGTCCACCGGAAAAAAAAAAGGATTCAACACGGCGGCGCCGTAAAGAGCAAAAAAAAGCCGGATGGTTGCCTAGATCGGTGACGCCCACAGACCGCCCGATGGGACCTGACCCGATGAAAGCCCCCAGAAAGAGGGGAGGCTCACACGAGCGAATAAAGTTAAATTTTTATTTTTTTTTTAAAAAAAAAGGAGCGCAGAGACGGTTCGCATTGCAGGCGACACGGCCGGTTGTGGTCGCCGCCACGCCGACACGGAAAAAGAACCAACGCCGAGGGAAAGCAGAGGATGTCGATCGCACAATCGACGACCACCATAACAACGACAACGACACCAAGCGAGGCCGTCGCCGCGGCCGCACCTACCACGGTGCTGCCGGTGGCGCCAGCGCAGGTCCAACCGCCACAGCCGCCGCAGGACGGGCGATTCTTCCTACGTCAACGGCGCCCGGCCGTGTCCGACGCGCTGGCGCGCGCGTCGGCCTTTGTGGCCGGCGATGGACGTGGCGGGGCGCCCGTACCGAGCGCCACATGTCTCCAGTATGTGGACACGGTCGTGGACGCCGTCGAATACTGTACGCCCGGTTTGCCCACCTATGATCGCGCCAAGTGTGCGTCGGTGGTGTCTTCGGCGACATGTCCCGAGATCACGTGCCTCGCGCAAGGCATAGGCTACGTGGCGGGGGCCACCACCGATCAGCTGTGTGCCGACATTGACAGCGTGGTCACGACGCTCGAGTCGCCCGAGGCCGCTGCGCGCACGGCCCAGGCCTTCCCGTGGCTCAGCCAGACCCTGGCGCCGTGCGTGCAAAACATATGTTCGACCACGGCACATCCTGTGACGGCCGCTCGGCTGCGGTCGGCGTCGCGCACCTATGCGCGCAATGTCGTGCTCGGACGACTCAACCGATTCGAGCGCTTTGTCGTGGATCACATCGTGCCCATCGCCATCGTCGTCGCCGTGATCGTTCTGGGCACGCTCATCCTCTTGGGCGTGCGCGACTATCGTCTCTCGTCGCGTCTGCGCGCCGCCGAGGCCGCGCTTGCCGCACGGCCCACCGTCGCCGTACCCGTCGTCGTGCGCCAGTGATCCGTCTCTTTGTGAACAGGTGTGCCGTGCACGTCGTGGCCTCACCTCCAAATCAAAGGGACCCTTTTTTGCTACGTCGGAGCAGCACAACAACAAAATGTGTCGTCTCGGACCCTTTTTTTGTTCCCTCGTCTGTCGCACCTTAAATTTATTTTTCGTGCCAAAATGCCAACAAAGGCCAACAAGGGCCGAGGGCGCCCGGCAGCACATCCGAACCCCCGCCTGCGGCTCTTGTCCTGACCTCTTTTTTTTTCAAAATCGCCTGGTGGGCCTCTTTTGTTAGCGGTGTCCGCCAATCAGGGGGCACAGGCTACGCCAGCGAGAAGAAAAAAGTCATGCAAGAGGGAAAAACACAAAGCGGACGCGTCATAATTGTTTGGAGGGTCGGCCTTTGGTTTTCCTCTCTTGGTTGGCTCTTGCGTGGTGAGCCGAGGCGAAAAAGGCGGCCGAGGCCGCTTTTGTCTTTTCTCTCGTGTTGCTCGGTGGCGGCGACCAACCAAAGAACCCGCAGACCAAGAAAAGAAAAAAAAGAGTGCGAAAAAAGCAGCGCGACACTCATGCAGCGCCAGCGCGCTACGAGCATCAAAGGCAAAAGGGAAGCGGCCCAACGCGCACGCGCGCCCAAAATAGAAACTCATTTTTTACCATTTATTTTTCCTTTTTTCTTTGTTGACAAGACACACGAAAAAGGGGGCGGAGGGACACGCACACACAACAAAAGGCCCCTAGGTGGCAGGCGCGTCGACCACCACGCGGTACGAATGGGTGATCTCCAGGGTGCCCAGCGGACGTCGGTAATAGACAATGTCGCCCGGGTCGAGCCCATAGTAGCGCGAGATGGCGTCGGTCCTCAGCTGCCGCGGCAGCAGCGTGTCATCGGCGAGGCCCAGGCGCGCGAGGAGGGCCTCCTTTTGTTGGGGCGAGAGCACGTCGTGCGGCGGCACGAGCCGATGGTCGGCCGGGCAGAAAAAGTGCTGGTCGTAGGTGGCCAACTCGACGTGCTGATGGGGCGCGATCGACTTTTCGATCTCGCCGGGCACCTGAGTCGTGTTGCCGTGGCACGATAGGACGAGCGCGCGCCAGGGCGTCTCGCCCGACACGACCCGTGCCATGCGCGTGATGACTTCGCGTATGGTGCCCACGTTGACCTTGGGCACGCCCGTAAAGACCACGAGGATCGAACCGCGCGGTCGATTGACGCGCGCGCGTCGCAGCCCGGCCGCGTGTGCGGTCGCCAGCGCCGCGTCGATGGCCTCTTGCGTCTGCGGCGGCACGAGCCGAAAGAGAGGCGTCTTGCGTGCCTTGGCCTCGCTGACCGTCGGCTCCATGGCGCCGCCGACGGCGTATCCGCGTCGGTCCAACATTTCGCGCACGTGAGGCCACGCACGTACAATCATCTCGGGTGCGCGCGGGTCGTCGGGCACCGGACGCGACGACGAACGCGACGCGCGTGCCTTGGGCGCTGTCGATGCCTTTGCGGCGCCATCGGCGGCTTGGCCTTTGCCGGTGCGTGACGGTGTGCTCATTTGCGTGTTTGGTCTGCGTGGGGGGGGGGGCGTCCCTCTTTTTTTTTAAACACAATAGCAGAGAGCCGCGCTATCTGTTTTTCTTGTCGTGGCCTTGTGTCGGCGGTTGTTGTGCCGTATGGAAAAACCTTTTCTCCTTTGGCGGGTGGCGCGTGTGGTGGGTGCGGGTGTTGTCTCTTCTTTTTTCTCTGTGCCGTGAGCGCCCGAGCCAGGGAGGTGGAAAAAGAACCTGGACGACCAGACGAGCAACAGCGAGAAGAAAGAAAAGAGGCACAGGGCGAAAAACTGCTCTGTTATGGGCCTCCTGCAGCGGACGGCAAGCAAAAGACCACGGGACCCCATTGTCTCGTTTTCTTCTTTCCCTTTGCTGTTTCCGTCCGTGCGCGGCTATGTGCGCGTGTCGCCCCCGAGCGGCTGCGGGCGCGCGGTTGCGCCAGCAAACCACACGGGCCGCCCCACCAGAATTGCGCCACGAGCCGGCAAAGACTAGCTGTGGGATCAAGAAAAAATAAACAATGGCATGCCAAAAAAAAGAATGTTTGGCCCGTTGCTTTATATGCCTAAATTGATGCGGGCATCTACAAAGAGACATAGAATGGCCACTTGCATCTCTGGATGCACGCACGGGGGCCAAAAACAGCGCGGTGCACGATATTTTTGTTGCAAATCGCATGGTTTTTTCGCGATCCTTGTCCTTCCTTTACGGTGTGTTGGCTGCGCAGGTGTTGGCTTTGGTACAAAACAATGAGACGAGCGACACCCTCGCGCGCGCGAGCAAATAGGCATGCACACACGGAATTCACTGCGCATCGTCTCTATGTGGCGAATAGAGGTATTTAGGAAAAAATGCATTCTTGAACACCAAAAAAAGGGGAGGCGCCGAGCCGAGATCACGAGGGCGCGCTGGGGCGAAAGAACGACTGGATTGATCGTTGGCTGGGGCCGGGTGCTCGGGGGCCTCGGTTTATCGTGGCAGGCGGTGTTCTGTCGATGCCGGCCACGGCGCGACTGCGCTTTTGGCCCGAGCGTTGCTTCAACTCGGCCGGATCGTCCATTGTCGTGTGCGCAACGGCGACCGATACGCGGTCGAGGGCGCGTCGTGCGGCGCGATCCACATGGGCGCTCACGACCGTCCAACAGTGCGCGGTACGCAACAGAGAGGCAGTATCGACACGGTCGTCTGTCCATTCCGCGACGGCAGCAGCGTCGGCAGACGACGTGAGAGTAGCGGGCGTTGTTGGATCGATCCACGGTCGCTTAAGGTTGACGCTGCTCCGATGGTGCCAGATGGCCTCGCGCACGGCCTCGGCCGCGTGGAGCCCTCGTGTCGCCTGTGCGACCTCGGCGCATATATGCGGGAAGCAGTGAAAGTCGGCGGCCTCGATGGGCACCACCGCGATCAACGACGCCATGTCGTCGGGCGGTGGCACCTCGGCACCCACACCAAGGGCGTGAGCCGTCACGTGCCCGGCCGTATCGGCCAGTGCCACTCCCCAGGCCTCGTGCCATTCTGTGCGAGACGCACCGCTGAGTCGAGTGTGCCAGAGCGACGCGGCACGGGCGAGCATCCGCATGTCGCCCGGGGTACCGCCATAGCACACACGAAACAGTATGGCGTCGACGAGGGGATGATTGGCGGCGTTACCGAGGCGGGCGCGTGCCTCGACAGTCGGTTCGGGCGGGGGTACACAATCGCGCACGGACAGTGCCGCAGCGCGGTGCATGGCGTTCACCACGAGGCCGATGTCGTCCGTGTCGAGACAAAAACCCTTGGCATGAGCGGCCATCAGCCAGACGAGTGCAGGTACCTCGGGGAGCGCGATCGCGTCCTCGATGAGGACCACGAGGGCGCGACGCAAGAGTTGATCGAGCCCGCCGGCGTGGACGAGACCCCAGGCAAACTGGGCGCACTTGTCCGGCGTGCAGCGGCGCACACACTTTTGCACGGTGCTCTTAAAGACTGGTATGCACGCTTTGTACGTATCTGGCACGTCAGGGCGAGGCGGCGTGCGTGCCGACAAATCGGCCAGCGCTGGCGTCGTCCACAAGACAACGGCATCCGCCGCGGGCTGTGGCATGGCCAGCGTGCGTGTGCGGCCTACGTCGACCGTGCCCACACGTACAAAGTGTCCCGTGCCGCCGGGCGAGTGCCGCTGAAAGACCGCCCGGTCGCGCGCCAACCGCACAAAGTGCAGGAGGGTCCGCGAGTCGTCGTTCATTACGGGCGGCGTGTGTTTCCTCGCGTCTGCCAATCTTCTTTTTCTTTTCTGCGCGTTGCCAAGCTGGCCGTTTTCGTATTTTTGCGTGGCGCTCGGCAGACACGGCAGCGCCGGGACAAAAAATTGGGCCGGGGGGGGGGGACGTTGGAGAGTGGTCGGAAATCGGGGCAACGGGCAAGCCGACAAACAGAGAGATAGAGAGAGAGATGATAAAGAGATGGCGATTTGTGCTCGGCCCGCACTGGGTCTGCCTTTGTGGCGTCTCTTTTCGCTCCAAAGCGTAAAATGCCTTTTATTGCGCGTGTTTTTCCTGTGTGGCTCAAAGAAGGATGAGTCCCATTGGCAAATTTAAAAAAAAAGGGTCGCCTTGCCTGCGTGTTTGCGTATTTTCTCCTGTTGTGCTTTTGGTTCTTTTGCGTCGGTCCCCTTGTCTCTGTTGCGAAAAAGCGGGGACAGCGAGAGGTGTCCCAACAGCGCGCCAAATGCCCCACAAGAGACCGACCCGCCCATGTGGCCTCTGGCCCGCTCTGCGGTTTTTTCCGGTTGGATAGACGTCTTCATAAAAACGCACCGCAACGCGCGCCCGCCCTCCTCTCCCCAAATGCGGGTTTCGTCTGTGGGCGCGCGTGTGCCATTGTTGAGCGCACCCCTTTTTTTGGGGTCTGCTACCCATTTTGCTATTTTTGGGCGCGGCATTTCTGCGAGGGGGGGTGGGTCTGTCTCCTTTGGAGTGTGCCTCTTGGACTGCGCCGCGCCCTCTTTTTCTTTTGCAATTGCGCGTCCCTAGAAAAAAAAGAAAAAGTTGTTGTCGCCTTTTTGCGCGCAGGCGGCTCCCTGTCTCGGTGCGCGCCTGGACGTTGTCGGTGGTCGCGCGCTTTGCGCTTGCTCGCGCAGACAGGGGAGAGAAGAAGAATGATCGGCGCCGCGGCGTGGCCCGACGGTCCATCGCGGCGCCTCGATCGCCGGCGGCACCAAAGTGGAGCCGCCACACGGAAAGGACTCTCCTTGCATTTTTACTCTCTTTTTCTTCCGCCACCGGTTCGATTCCCGCCCTTTTCGTGCGTGTTTTTTTCCAAAAATTCGTGGCATCCCTTTGTTGTTTTTTCCTCTTCTTGTGATCGTTTTTGCGCTCCCCCTTTTCCCCAAGCCAGCGCGCGCACGCGCACGACCATCGCCCACGCTGACCTTTTCACCTTTTTTCTTTTTTGCACTGTGTGCGGAAAAAACCGATTCCTCCTTGGTCGGCGATTGCAACACGTTGCGCCAACGGCACTGCTCTTTTTGTCCACACCAGACACGCGCATACGCGACCCATCTGCCATCGTCGACATGAACAACAGGACCAACACCCCCCTCGCCGCTGGCAACCGTGCGGCCCTCGACGCAGATGCCTTTGTCGCGGCGCTGCTCCAGCAGCAACCGCCCCAGCCCAATCAGCCGACATCTCGTTCGTCTGCCTCGCAACCTGTGGCCGGTAATGCGAGCCTGATGGGCAGCGGGGCCGTTCCCGCACGGCGTGCCGCCGCCACACGCGGACGCGCGTCGTCGACGCGAGGCGGCCTGTCGCGCCAGCAGCAACCGGCCGGCATGGGCCTGTCGCCTCTTGCCAATCAGCAGTCGGCCAACGTGCCGTCGCTGCAGGCTGCGTCACTGCAGCAACAGCCCCAGAGGACCGCCGGCGTCGCCTCCCGCGGTCGCTCGGCCGGCCGAGGCACGGCGCAGCGCGCCGGCGCGCGCACGTCCGCGCAGGCGGCTGACCAACAGGCCGCGTTGGCTTCGCTTCTGGGCATCGGCGCCGCGCCCGCAGCCGCCGCCCCTGCGTCGGCGCCTCGTCAGAGCGCCAGCGTGCGCCGCTCGCGCGCCGCCGGCACCGCAGGCGGCGCCACCAACGTCGGCACGACGGACAATCTTCTTGGGCAACAAGGACGTGGCCAGCAGCAGCAACGTCAGGCTCTGCCTCTCATGCCCAACACCAGCCTCCTCGCCAGCAACAGCAACATCAATGTCAATCCGTTGGCGGTGTTTGGTCAGCAAGACGCATTGAACCAGTCGCAGCAGCGTGTGACCCGCCGCCCTCGGCCCGCCGCTGCCGCCGGTGTCCAGAACCAGCCGCGCAATCTCGGCGCCGTCAACTTTGCCGATGGCATGGGAGATGACGGTAACAACCTGACGGACGACGGCGCAAACAGCAAGAACAAGTACCTCTTGGTCGACCGAGAGGGCTACCGCCAGGGACCCAAGTATGTGAGCGACGGCGCCTATGGCGCTGCGCTCAAGGCTGCCACCGCGGGACACACCGACATCTACCTGTGGGACCGCAACCACAAGGCGGCTCCCGGCGGCCGCGTCTACTCGTACGTGGGTGGATCGGCGCCCATCACCAACCCGTCGGAGTTCACCATGAAGCACGGCATCACGACAAAGCCCATGGTCAAGAGCCGCGGCTATGTCGATCTCGACGCCAACTACAGGCCCATGGAGCGCAGGTCGGCAGCCGGCGCGTACTAGGTCCTCTCTTCTTTTTTTTGTGTGACATTCCCGCATCACCTATATGTCGATCACTACGTACAACAAAAAATGACACGTTCAACAAGCATACGCACCCACACAAGAGCGAGGCGTGGCAGTGTCATTCTCATCGCACGCGAGGGCATATGGCGTAAACGGGGGTGGGGAGGCCCGCGTGTTTGTGTGACGCGAAAGCCGAGTAGGTAAACAAAAAAATAAAACCCCCTAACGACTTGAGAAAAGAGTGGCATCAAGAAAAGGCATATGCGCCGTGTCGTTGTTTCTGTTGTTGTTGTTGCGCCGTAGGGATGTGGAGACGGGACACGGACCCCCCCCCCGCCAACGCATATACGCATTTATGTGGACGCGGGAAAAAAAGCAATAGACAGAGGGGATGCCAAAGCGCCCCGGGGCGCCGCCAAGCACAAGGGGAAGCGGCGAAAGAGAGGGAAAAAAAGAGACCGTCCCTATGAAGGGGGCCGGCCGGGTTGTGCGGACGGATTTTTTTGGAGCCAAGGATGCAGCGTCCAATGAAAAGGTCCAGCGATTCGTTTCTTTTCTTTGTCAGTCTGCCGAGGTTACGGCGCCGTTGGCGTTGTTGTGGGTTGCGCTGTGCGCCTTTTGCCGTGAGGGGCTGTGGTATGACGGGCCAAAATGCCCCACGCGCCTCTCACTCCCCTTTTTTGCTGCGCGCTTTTTTGGGCATGATAGGCGTGCACAGCGACAGGCACTGGCGAGGGACACGCGCGCGCGCGCCCGTCAAATTGTGGCGTAAGAGATCTTCCGACCTCCCTTCTTTTGTTTGGGGCAGATGCCGCGTCGCCGGCGGGCGACCCGTCGGTCAGATGTCACACATCGAGGCGAGACCTTTGAACCGGTGACTCCAAGGACAAAAGGGCAGCCGTGCCTGCACACCCACCGCTGTCTCCGTCACCGTCATCGAGACATCGCCGCTTTTGCCCTCGGCGCGCCCTGTTTGCGCGGGAAAAAAAAGGACATACACACAGGCGAGAAGACGAGAGAAAAGGGCGAGCGCAGCAAAAAGAGATAGAGAGGGCATCTATTGGACTCGCCACAAGAGACGATTTGACCCGACAGTCGGAACAAGGAAAAAAAGGCTGTCTCATTTCGGCGTTTAAAAAACGCGACAACAACCGACAACGGAAGGAAAAGAAAACAAGAAAAAAAATGATGCGATCGCGCGGCGCGGGTTCGACGACGACGATGGTGCTCGAAAGGCCACCGTCGCCCGTCACCATGGCACTGGAGCCGTCGCTCGACGCCCTCCTGGCCGAAGAGGAAGACGCCCAGCGGCGCCAGGAGGACATACTCGACCGTCTCGGGTTGGCCTATGCCACCTCCTACCGCACGCTGGGCGTCGACGAACTGCCCTACCTCGCGGGTCGACAGCCCGTGGGCGATCCGGCCGAAGCCGCGCGGTGGCGCTGGGAGCCCGTCACGCAAAAGTTTGTCAACCGCGAGACGCGCGACTATATGACGCGCAGCGAATACCTGGCCGCTTTTTATCCCGACGTGCTGGCCGAGCGCAGCACGTGCCGCCATGTCCCCGTCGAGAGCGTGCGCCTTGGTCCGGGCCTGCCCGCGGCGGCCGATCCGTCGCTGGCCGACAAACCGCCCAATGTGGCCGCCGTCGCCGCCTACGTGTTTAACGCCGCCGGCGATCTCGTCACATCGGACGCCGTGCTCGTCGACCGCGATGCGACGCGCCGCGAGATCGTCGCGGCTCTCATCGAGAGCGGGGCGCTCCCGCCCGATGCCAATGAGGACGCCTACCGCGTGGTCCTCCCCCATCCGCGCCTCTTTGATTTCGAGGCCGCGGCGGCGTTGCCCGGTGCCCCCGTGCGCGACCTCTACGAAGGCACGGGCATTGGCGACGCCCTGGAACGATTTGGCGGTCTCGGCGGCGATGATGCCGAGCGCCTTTCGCTCGTCGTGCCCGCGGTCGTCGAACCCGTCCGACGCCAGGGTCAGAGGCTTGCGCGTGCGTCCACGAGACCCGTGGTCCTGCAGCGCGGCGGCACCGTGCGCGAACGCATCGATGCGTTGGTGCGCGAGACCGCAGCACGCCGTGAGGCCCTGCGCGATCTGGCGCGTCGCGCCGGCCGCAGCCTAGAGGAACGCGCCACCGAAGAAGAAGAGGCCATCGCTCAGAGGCGCCGGGCGAGGGCCGAAGCTGCGGCGGCCGGTCTGTCGATGGGCGGCGCACGACGCGAGGCGACGACTCCGTCGCCCGAAGCGCAGGCCGAATTGGAGGCGGCGCTCGGCGCGCTCTTTGGATCGGCCACGGGCACACAGCCGCTTGCGCCCGGCGACGAGGCCGCCGTCATCGAATGGCTCGTCAGTGCGATCCTAAGCGGGCGCGTGACCGAGGGCGTCGATTATGGTGCGGCCTATGATGCCCTGCGGAGGCGCCTGCTCGATGAGGCGTTTGCTGCGTCCGGCGGCGCCGAGACCGCCGTCTCGCCCCTCCAGGGCGCGGCCGGTCCGCGCGTCGTCCTCGCCTTTTTGCAACAGATCGACGCCCTGGTCGACGATGCGCGCGAGATCGAAAGGCGCGCCGCCACGAGCCGCGAGCGCGTGCCCGTGTTTGACGAGGCCACGGGCGACGTCGTTGCCTTTGAGGAGCGCTTGCCGGCCGCCGATGAGCCCGATCCGAGTGATGTGCCCATTGCCGTCATGCGCGGCGTGCCCGTCCTGCCGCCCGATTCCATCGCGCGTGCCGAAGGTGTGATCGACGTGGCACGCGCACAATGCCACACGTGCCGTCGGTGGCGTGCCGTGCGTCCCGAGGCCATGGCGCAGCGCGTCGACTATGCCATACGCTATGACGCAGCGGCGTCGGCGGAAGACGAGCCGCTGGCCGAGGGCGCCGCGCCTCTCTCCCCCGCCGAGGCCGATTGCGTGCGGTTTGGGTTTGAGTTTCAACACACGCTGCCCACGGGGCTGCCGCCGACGCCCGAAGGCCGGCGCGATGTGGAGCGCGTCCCCATGGACGCCCAGTACGTGGTGGTGCACACGCCGGCGCCGCGCCGACTCGCCGACGCCGTGCCCGACGCCATGCGTCCGTTGGGCGCCGACAGCATCGAAGGTTTTGGCATCGCCGCGCGCACGACCGACGAACGCGGCCACGACGTCTACGACCTCGAATTCGGCCTCTTGCCGGGACAATCGTTTTTGGTGCCGGCAGCGTCGGTCGACCTCTATGTCATCCCATCGCGCGATTCCATCTCGCGCTCGACGGGCCTCGTCACCGTGGTGGCGACGGCAGGCGGCGAAGAAGAGGACGAGGACGAAGAGACGGGCGTGGTGATGGGCGAGGGAGCGGCCTACCGCGGCGGTTATGGCGCGCCCGAGCGCCGCGTGGTCCCCGGCGGGCGTGCCGTCAACTACTTTTGCGAGTTGGCCGGTGGCGCGGGGCTGCTCCGCGTGCCGATCACGGGCCTGCGCGGCTACGAGGCACGCCAGTGGGAGTGTGGCGACCCGACGATGGATGCGCACTCGGCACCCGTGCGCGAATTGCTGACGCGCTTGGCGCGCGAAGAGGCCTTTGAACGCGCGCTGGGTCCCACCCTGCCGCCCGACGTGCGCGAAGAGGTACGCCAACGCATCGCGCGCCTTCGCGCCGCTCTGCACAGCGAGCCCGAGGAGACGGCCGAGGCCATCGAGGCGCGGTTGTCGGCCGTGGGCGTGTCGGAATCATCGGCGGCCGACCGCGCCTGGGACGAGATGGCCGCCGACCTCGACGCCATCGCCGGCAAGCGCATCGACGCCGTGCGCGCCTTTGTCGAAGCCGAGGCCGAGAGCGTTTCCGAAGAAGCAGCGGCCATCGAAGAGGAGCAGCGTCGCCAACGACGATTGCGTCGCGGCGGCGAGGCCCAAGAAGAGGAGATGCTCTTGCAAGAGGCCTTGCTGGGGGGAGGCGGCGGCGAATACGGCGTCGCGCCGGCATCACGGCGTCGCGCCCGTCCGCTCAGTGCCGAGCGCCCGGCGCCTGCTGCCGGCGCCGCAGAGACAGAGAGCGAGAGACAGTTTAAGCGCGCGCGCCTGTATCGCGAAGAGGCCCTCGCCGACGAGGCCGACGCGCTCACCGACCAACTGATCGAGGCCCGCCGTTTGCGCCGAGCCGCTGCTGCGATGGGCCGACCGACCACGGCCTATGACGAGCGCATCGGTGCCCTGTCGAGGCGTCTCGATGAGATCGACCGCGAGTCGTCGCCCGACGCCGTAGAAAGCCTCGGCGCAGTGGTGCCCGCCGAAGCGGCGCAAGAGACACCTGCGCCGCGCGGTCCGACCTTTTATGAGCGCGGCGTCGAGGTTCTAGCAGACGCGCCCCTGGGCCTCTACACGCGCGACGCCGCTGCGGCCGCGTGGGAGCGCGGCGGCGGTTCGTTGGTCGAGACGGTCGGCATCGGCAGCCAGGCTTTCCGCACCTTTATCAAGCGTCTCAACGCCGCACTCAAGCGTCCTCGTGTTGGCGCGCCCGTCGTCTACGTGCCCTACGGACCGCCCGACGCGCCCGACCGCTACGGCGGACTCTACGTGTTGCGCGAGTTTGTGCGACCCGACGCCATCGAGGCGATTGTCGATGCCGCCACAAACGAGGCCGTAGCGCGTGGCCGACCGGTGGACCCGGGTCTCCTCACCGAGCGTCTCGTGGCCGCCGCCACGGCACGAACATGACCTCCTGCTAGCGACCTCGTCCCCTTTTCTCTGCTCTCTCGCCACCAGGACAGCCTCTGTGCGTGTTTTGTGCCGTGCCTCCTCTCTCTCTCTCTCTTTCGTGGCGACGTGCAGGGGGAGAGGCGCCACCAACGGAAGCCGCAGAGGCTGCGCAATGTCAAAAAATAAAGGAAACAAAGAGGGAGCCACGATTTAGGGGTCCGTATTTTTGTCCTCTTTTTTAATAAGAAAAGAAAAGATGAGCGCGGCTTGTATAGCGGGACGCGTATGGGTGTTCAAAAAAAAAGTACGGAAAACAACGAAAAAATGAATCCGATTGGGTCTTTCGACGGATCAGCGTATGCTGCCGCGGCGGCGTTGGAGTTGCCTTTTTTCTTTCGCGGCTGCGACTGGGTCGCATGCCAGCGGTCCATTGTCGATAACATGACGCGCCAGCCCCATACGGCCGAGGGCGCTCTTGTCGACAGAGCACAAAACAATGCCCGAGCAATGAAAAAAGAAAAGAAAAGGGATTGGCACCCTTGTGGCGTGTGGAACAAGCGGGAGCCGGGTGCGCGCGGTTTTTTGCCGCAGCGCCGTCTCTTGGAGACGCGCACCGGCCCAACCCCAATGTCCTCTTCCTTTGTCATTTCCTCTTCGTAAAGTCCCTCAAATGGACGCTCGTATTCATGCCTTTTTTTCTCGATCGAGCCTCTTGTTTCCTTTTGTTTCTTTTCGGGTCCGAACCTATTGGGCTGTTTTGGTTGGAGCGCACAATCGCCAGCGCGCCATTGGCCATACGCGGCAATAAAGGCCCGAACGCGCAGCCACAAGGCGCTAAACACACCCCCAAAGCGCACGCGCGTGCATAAAACCACACTGCGCCCGTCGGCGAAAGCGCAAAAGGAAAAGAGAGAGAAGCAAAAGCCCTCGTCGCCTCTGTGCGAGATGCAAGTCACCGAGTCGGGCACTATGGAGGCCATGAGTCGCCTGGAGCAGACGGCGTCACGTTTGCGTGCTATCATTGGTGCGCGCGCACCAAAACAAGAGACCTCCTCCGAACCGATCGACCCCGCCGTCGAGGATGCCGCGCTCCTCGTTCGCTGTCGCGCGACGGCGCCCACACCCGCAGCCCTATGGCGCGACAAGGTCGACAAGATCATGAGCGATCTTGGCCTGACGCCCGATACCGCTACCGGCGGGGACGACACAGAGGAAAAGGCCCGCAAGCGTAAAAAGGCATCGCCGCAAAATACCCCCAGGACGTGTGTGCTCAATCTGATGGCGGTGCTCGATGCCCTCGCCGTCGACGTATATGATGTGAGGACGATCCCCAAAGGCCTCGATGCGGTTCCGTGCGTCGAGGACGAAACATTTCTCAGCGTAGACTGTGGATTGGGCCGCTGGCGCTTTGTGGTATCGTTGATACGAGACCCCGACTGTGTCGGCGGGATCGCCCGCGTCGAGCGCATCGTCGATGTCTCGACGCAAATTTCAGTCGAGGCCGACTGCGATCTCCGATGCCAAAGCACGAGCGACGGCATGTGCGCTCTCTTGGTTGACTTTATGCGCTCGGGTGGAATCTCTGTCCGCGCCTTTCTTGCCGAGAGATTCCAATGGGCCAACGACATTGTCGACCGTCTCGATATGCCGGGCTGGACCAAGTCCAATGTCCGGTTCATCGCCACAGACTCGCTCAGTTGCCCGTTTGAGTCGGAAACGCGGCCGACGTGCACCAACGCGGCGGGCGAGACCTTGTCGCTCGACGTGCATCGCGATGCCCTTCTCGCTTTTCCTCGTGACACGCCATATGCAGCCTATTCGTTTGTCCGTCCCTTGGCGTTGCCATCCGAGTGCACCCCACGAGATCTCCATTCGTGCGGAGACGACGGATTTATCGCCACCCCCTGGGGCGATCGCGAGTGGCTGATCAAAGCCGGATACGCCTCGCCCTGGTTGTCAACGCCCGATGCCGACATGCGCCGCGCCCCTGTCGCAGTCCTCGGCATCCGCGGTCAGGCGCCTGTCGACGCGAGCAAACTGGCGGCGCGCATAGATACCGTCGCTGCAATCGCAAGCGGCGCGTATGGCATACCCGTTGTCGGCAGCGACCAGACGCGCGACGCCGACAAGGACCAGAGCGTGCCAGACATTGCCGTGCGCGACCAAGAGCGCGAGGCCACGTTTGCGCACGACCCGAAACGTGCCAGTGCCTATTCTAGAACGGATGGCGTTGTTTCCAAAGAGCCCGAAAGCTTTTCGGACGCTATGTCTAGCGACGGTAGCGATGATCACGAAGACAACGCACAGGAGTACAGCGATCATTCCGATGACGTGTATCACGCTGATCCCATGTGGCGCAACGGCAACCACTGCGACCGAGCGCTCAATGCGAGACTCCAAAGGCGAGACGCGCCGTGGTCCAACTTAGGGCACTTTTCGAGTCTCTTGACCGCCAACGGCGCCATAGACCCATCGCGTGGCCTCTTGGTCAATTGGCTCATATCGTGCGACATGTTGCCCGTCGCCAAAGGCCCTTTTGAACACGCCGTGCGCGCACAGGGCTTGCCTTTTGTACGCTGTCGCGCTCACATTGTCGTGGCGCCTTTTGACGTCGAGCCGCGCTCGCCGACGTTGGTGCACACGCACGTGGTGGCCACACTGCACCGTCCGGACGCGCGCGAATCGCAGATCTATGCGCGAGGTTTGTTTGACGAGCCGGGTCCCGATGAAGCCGCCAGCGTCATGTCTCTCTTGTCTAGCCTGGATGGCGAGGCAGGCATGCCAAACGTGCACCCCATTTTGAGCCACTACCGCCAGATGCAGATCGAGGGCGTGTGCGGCAGACAGTCGCTCGTCTGTGGTCGCGCCGCGCCGGACAACGACGCCGCGGCCGTGCTCTATGAGAGCGCCCAACTGCCGACGCCAGCAACGGCAGACGCATTTGACAACGCCGTCGCCTGGCTCTTGGACGAGTTTGGTCGATGCGCGGCCCTCTTTGCGGCGGCACCCCAACAGGAAAAAGGTCCGCTCTGATGCGACGCCGGTATCTGTGCCCATCGCCTGCGGATGCGCGGGCGCTTTTTTTTGGTGATCGTCCCAAACACGCTCCTTTGGAGAATTATGATCAAAAAAAAGATGTTTTGGATTTTTTACGATTGGTTGTTGCATGCGCGCTGTTGCCCTCGCTCTTGTCGCCCCCGGCCCCCTCTGGATGCCAGCCTTTTTTCGTGCCCATAAAAAGGCCGTGCGCTTGTGGGTCCACGCAACTCGCCCATTACACGCTGCATTTTTTCACAGCAGCCGCATGTGTTGCGGCCAAGTACCTCCCCCCGCCGTAATGGGTCTTTGAGAAAAACCAATCAACCGATAGGGTCATTCTCTTTGACCTTTTGGATTCTTGATTGTTGTCTTTTTTCCGGGCGATGCGGGTTGGTCTTGTCGAGTCACCGCGTGCATGGATGACGGAGCGGGAGATCACAACCACACAGCAGCGGGGACACGACGGCACAAAAAAGAGATGCGGCGATTTTAAAACCAAAAGAATGAAAAAATTTCTTTTGTTCTCTCTTTTATCTTGTTGGCATTCGAGTTGGCCGGATCAGACAGCGTGCTCATAAGAGACACACGCTCACTTTATACAGCGACATGCGACCACGGTAGTCGTGAAAGATGCACATCGACCAGCGACCGTCGTCAAAAGAGAGCCACTTACCGAATTCGTCATCATGGTCGTCATCATCATCATCGTCGTCACCGTCATCTCTGTCGTTGTCGTCCCAATCGTCGCCTCCGTTGTCACCATTCGCGCCATCGCCGTCTGGTCCAACGTTGACGGGGGAACCCCGACCGACGTCCTTTTCAGCGCGGGTGGTGTCGTGCCGCTCCTCGTCTCGATCCTCGTCGCCTTCAAGGTCGCATCCTTTCTGGTGGTCGTCTATCGGATCCTTGGGAGGATTGCCATGATTATCCTCTTTGTCGTTATCGTCCTTCCAGGGAGCCTTATTGGTCCACCTGATATCATCCCACAAGATGTGAGACAGTGGCATCTCGATCATGCGCTCGCATTTTGGCCAGAAAAGGCGGCCGTCCTCGTGGCGACGAGCGCTTTCGTCGCCCGTGCCATCGCTATCATCATCATCATCGTCGTCGTCGATACCATCGACGGTTTGTGCCGCTTTCTTACAAAGGTCGTCTGTGGTGCGCCTGCACAGTAGGCCGGTGCGCGCACGATACCAGTGGCGCTCGGTCGTATATAGGCCGTGCGCAACCATGAGACTGACGCCCTCGTGTTCGGTATTGGTAAACAGTTCAAACACCAACTTGCGACGCGTGCCCACGAGTGCGAGGGGCACCGCCGAGCACATGACGGTGACGGGCTTGCTCGGCGATTCACGGCCCTCGTATTGGGATATGCTGTTGAGCACGTCGACGCGTATGCGCTTGAGATGCAACACGTCGTGGAGCAGGCGCGAGACGGCGGCCAGGGCGCCGAGCGTCTTGATCACACGCACGATGCGCGAGAGCGGCACATTGTCGAGGAGCGCGTCGACTACATAGGACCACACCGTGCCCGCCTGGACCCCCTCTGACCATAACGACGACGGCACCGACGGGCCGTCGACCGCCGCCCGAAGCGTGCTGGATGTGGCGCGTGGCCGCTTGGGCGTGACTCGACCCTGCGAGTAGGCCGTTGGCGTCTTGTCGCCGGACGCACTGAAAGGCGTCGGCGAGTTTTCGGGCGCCTTGCGCTTTGTGCGAACAACAAAGGCATCCATGAGGCCCTGCATACTGTTTTTTGCTGTGGCGTCTGCGATTTTTTTGCGCAGGTTTTTTGCTCTCGCGCACCAAGGAAAGGCAGGTTCGCAGCCGGGCAACTTTTATGTACGTCTTTGTCTTGGACATCCAAGCCAGAGACGAATGCTCTCTTTTCTTCTGCTCTATCGCGCGATGCCAGCAGCGCCGCTGGCCATTTTCGCGATCCAATAATTAGTCATGAAATTTGGTATGCCGTCCCGCTTGCGGTATGGGACGATTTGATTGGTCATTGGGAAAAAAGCCGCGATCAAAAAGAGACACGTCCAGTGGCACTCGGCATGCGGACGACGCCGGCCTACCGATTGACCTGCAATCACCGCGAACTCCAAAGGCAGAAAGAGAGAAGAGACTCGAACGACGGCGAGACATGGAGGTCCTAAACACGTGCGCACAATCGCGCAAGAGGCCCGCCCACCGGCGCGACCGCGGCGACGATCCCAGCGCCAAAAGGCATTGTGTCGACCAGCAAGTCATGCGACATATCGAGGAAAAGGATGCGATGACTGTGGAAAATAGCCGATGTTGCGCATCACCATTGTTATTGTTTGGCCTCCCCGATGAGATCCTCGTGCACATCGTCATCGCAATCGGAGCGCTGGGCGACATGGCCGCCCTAGCGGCGACGTGCCACAAGATGGCCAGCTTATGGAGAGACGATTCGACATGGCGCCTCTTGTTTGCGCGCGATTATGCGCAACTTTACAAGACGGGCGTGGCATCCATGTCATGGTATCCCGGCGCACACGTTTACGCGCCGTGGCCCGAGGACGCTGCACGCTTTTGGCGCGAGATCATGCAAACCTACGAGCCCGGCACCTGTCTCGACGGCATGGCCTTTGGCCCCGACACGCCGTACGACGCGCGCATACCAAGTCCCTTTGCCCATATGTCTGCGCTCGGCAAGGATTGGAAATGGCTTTACGCCTCGCATTGCCCCTTTCCCACGGATCGAGGACCCTCACGCGCGTCAGGAGCGCACACTATGGTCGACGCCAAACACATGCCACCGGGCACGGTGACGGCGACGTACCGAGGCGACCTATCCCCAACCGGTCGACCCGATGGCTACGGCGTTGGTTTCTATGCCGACGCGGCAGGCTCGGTCACGCACTTTGTGCAAAGCATGTGGCGTGACGGTCACCCTGTCGGTTGGCAGACGCTAGTGTCACCCAACAGCGCATCATCGCACATTGTGCACGGAAGAGCGACGCGCGTTGCCTATGTCGTATTGCGTAGCGGCATGCGAATATGGGGCAAGGCAAAAGGCAACTCGATGAGCGGCCCAGCATTCATCTGTAGTATAGACGGGTCGCGCGCGCGTTGCGTGTTCAAGGCCGGCATGTTCTTTTGCGGCACGCGGTTCTACCAGAACGGCGAGTCGATAAGCGATTGGCGCGGCGTCCTGACATCGCGCGAGGATGATGTCGATCGTCTCGCCAACGGAGACGTGTTTCTCTACGCGCGCGACAACGGGAAATCGGTTGGCGTCAAATGGTTTCGCTGTTCGATGCGCTCGCCTCATGCCGACTATGCAGGGCGAACGCTCAGTAACATATCGTGGCGACTGATCCGACCGGAATGGAGCGACGGCGGTCGAGGCCCAGTGTATGTCCCCGCGCACGATTGCGACACGGACGACGCGCGCGCCTTTTGGCGCTACGTGCGTCTGGAGCAAAATGGCATCGGGTGGGACCAACGCGCGCGCCGCATCGCCCTCGAAGCATGTCCGACCAACGGCATAGATCTCGCTCCCTCTTGATCCCTTTTTTCTCTTTCGTTCGTTGTTCTCGATGCCAGTGGAATCGCCCCGTCGTGCACAAGAGTCTCTCTTTCCTTTTCCTGATCGAGTGGCTGTTGTTGTCTTGTTTTTATTCTTTTTTTTTTGCCTTGCACTGCGCAAAGATGTCGCCCGTCGAACCTGTTGCCTTTTTAAAAAAAAAACGCAAATGTCTGCCTTTATGCGCTTTTCAGTCTCTATTTGAATGCGGCCCGGTGGTCATTGCCCTTTTGTACTCCCCAAACCCTCCACCCAAAGTATTTCTTATCCGGGTTCGCCGATCAGCAGGTCTACACGACCTATATCTCCACGACGCCAAAGAGGGTCGTGTCCCCTTCCTTTTGTCTATGCGGCTGCCGCCCAACAACGGCGAACCCGTGCCTGTGATACCCAGAAAAAGCACAAAACAGTCTCCTTTGCATACAAGGAAATGGTACGCTGATTTGTTGGGCGAAGAAAAGCAACAAACACAAAAAGGGTACTGTGGCTACAGAGATTGGCATGCCTCGACTGGCTTGCGCCACCAGAGCCATGTTGACGCAGCCGCCGCCAGGCACCAACCTGCCATGACCCTGCGGTGCCGGCGGCGCGGTACCAACAGCGCAGCAGCGCCAGCCGACGCGGTACCGCAAATACCGGCCAGGACGACGCACACGGGCAGCGCGCTGACATAGGCCAGCGCGATCGAATCGTCCCCAAAGCCAGAGGCCACGTCGGCCACATAGAAACTCGCCGCGCCGGCTAGTGCCCCGGTGATGGTGCCGCGGCGCATGGTGCGCCGTGCATGCGCGACCGCGCGCTCGGCACGCGCACGGGCCGTCTTTGCACAGTCCGTACTTGATCGCGTTGACGGCGTTGTAACCATTGCGTTTGTTGTCGACGTCGTGACCATTGTTGTTGCCTTTTTTTCGACGCCCAAAAACTGTTCTGGCGCCGTGTTTCGTGGGGGTGGGGTTGTGTTTTTTTATAAAAAAAAGTGCCCCTCTTGCCAAAGCGCAAACCCAGCGACGGTTGTGTGCCCGGCGAGTCTATCGGCGCGCAACGATTTTCAGATGGCAACGGCCGTGGGTTGTTGTCTCTCTCCAAAAAAAGAAAAGAGTATTTGCAAGAGGAAAAAAAAGCTGCAAACGCGAGGCCATTGGCGCTCGGTCGGGTACCCGGCGCCTTTTTTCCAGATTCAAGTTTGCCGATAGAGGGGGCGCGTCTTGTTTGCCTGTGCCTTTTCTGGCCGGCGGACCGACCGAGTCGAAACAAACAAGAAAAAAAAAAGGATTGGCTCATGGTGCCGTGCCCGTTGGTTGGCCGTTGGAGAATAGAGCGCCCCAAAAGGGCACCAAAGGTTGACCCTGTAAAAAAAGTTGGACCGGGAAAACAGGCAAGAGGACGGGAAAAAAGAGAATATCGCGCGCTCGTGATGGCGCAACGGAAAAATGCAACGATCCCTTTTTCGCTCGAATCTTTTTTTTTTGGACACACAAACGGCCCGAAATGGGCCGCCGTGCGCGCGCTCTCTCCTTCTCCCTTGCACCAAACATGTCAGCGCGCCCTCTCTTTATCTCCCTTGGCATAACACGGCCAACAACCTAAAAGAAAAGAAAGAGAACCGACACCGCGATCAGAGAGGAAAAAGTGAACCGACTCCCGTTTCCTCGTTCTTTCTTTGTCTGTCTTTTTTTGTTTGTCACAGCGTTGCCGATCAAACGAAAAAAAAGCGTAGCCGCCGTTTGCGCACCCGCGCCGACAGCGCCGAGAACAACGACGACAGCGACAGTGCCAACAACGTCAACGCCAACAACCAAGGCCGCATAATCACCATTCTTGGGCAACAAAAAGACATGGATCTCGACATGCTACGTGCGCTTTTGGCCCTCCACGCGGCCGCAGCCGGCAGCGGATCGGGCGGCGCCCCGCCACGCACCTATGCCACGCCGCTATTGCGCACCGTCCGCGAATGGAACCAACCACGCCATCAAGAAGACGCCCTGATCACTGCCCTTCGTGCCGATCTGGGCTTGGGTTCGTCGCCCATTGACGGCACCGACGCCAAAGGGCGCACGGCGCTCTTTCACTTGGTGAAGAAGCGTCTGAACCGTGCCGCGCGCTTCCTGGTCGAGCGTGGCGCCGACCCCCTTTTGGCCGACAGCAAGGGCATGTCGCCTCTGAGCATCGCGTGCATGGGTGCCGCTGGTCAGGCCGGCCTTGGTACGGTAGGGTTCATTGATGCCGCGCTGTCCCACATGCGCGCGACGGGGCGCACCGACGACGTTGAGCGTGTGCTCAACCAGCGCGTCGGCGAGGACCCGCGGTCGCGTTCGCTCTTGCACGTTGCCGTGTCCAAGGCCACACTGGACGAAGGCGGGCTCGCGCTCTTGCACGTGGCACTGGCGCACGGCGCCGACCCCAACGCGCCCATGCCTTTGGGCGCGAGAGCGCTGCACGGCGCCGTCGCCCAGGACAACACGGCAGCCGTGTTGGCGCTGCTGCGTCACGGCGCCGACATTAACGCGGCCAAGGACGACGGGGCGACGCCGCTCCACTTTGCCGTGCTCCGCGGCAAGCCGGCAATGGTGACGTTGCTCTTGGCGCGCGGCGCCGATCCCTCGTGTCGCTTTGGTCGCCCCACAAACGACGACGTGCCCTATTGGGAGGGCAAGACCGCGGCCGAACTGGCGTTTATGGATTCGAGCAGACTTATGGCCGACGCCATCTACCAGTGGAAGGACCTCTGGGAGCCGGTCCCGGCCTGTAACGACGCCCGTGCCGTCGACAGCACCGACTAGAGGCGATGACGACAACAATGGCCTCGTTGTTTTTTTTAAACAAAAAATCTATGCCGTTTGGTGCAGAGGGGGGTTTGGGTGGTCTGCAAAAGTGTCCGTGCTGTTGTCCCTCGACGACAGTGGAAGATGTTGCAGGGGGTATGTTTGTCTACCCAACGACGGCGGCGGCGGGTTGCGCTGTCCAGGCAAATCGCTGGCAATCGCGAAAAGTACCCAACAGCCCAATCGACCACTCCAAGAAAAAAAAACAAATAGACGATCAAAAGTGTGCCGAGACAGGGGGTGTAGCCTCTTCTTTTGCGCCTTCGGCCTTTTTCCCCGCCTTTTGACGAGAACGCTCTGGACCTTTTTCCGGTGGCGCAACCGCGGTGCACAACGGCATCCGCAACTGCCGAAAAAAAAAGAGACGCACGCGGCGAGGGCCGGTGGCGTCGCACAGCGCGAAAAAAAGAAAAAAACGCCGTCACTCCGTTTCTTTTTTCGTCCCCGTCGTTGCTTGTCCTGCACAGCGCCACAAGAGCCCAAGGGAGCATCACCAACTCCTCCAAAAAGAAAGTTGACGACATTGCCGTTGCGACACAGACCCAAGGACAAGAGAGGCACAGACGACCGACAGAGGAACCGACAGGAACGAAAAAATCAAACAGAAAAGAGAGACACCATGGACGCGCAGTTGCTGCAACAACTCCAACGTCTGACCGGCGGCAGAGGCGGTCTCGCGCTGCCCGCCGACGACACGACGCCGCTGCTCGCCGTGGTCACGGGATGGTACCGCGGACCGCACCTGCAGGCCAAACTGATTGGCAAGATACGCAAGTGTCTCGACGCCCACCCGGCCATGGACCTGGACGCGCGCGGCGCCCTAGGCAAGACGGCGCTGTGTTGTCTGGTCGAGGCGCGCCACAATGCCGCGGCGCGCTTCCTCATCGAGCGCGGCGCCGACCCGCTCTTGGCCGACAACGAGGGTCATTCGGCCTTGACGCTCGCCATGGCAGGCGCAGGGGGCCAAGAGGGCGTCGGCACCTCGTTTTTCCTCGTCTGGGCGCTCCGCGCTGCGCGTCAGCGCTCGCCCGAGGCTGCCGCCGCCGTGCAGCGCATGCTCGACCGTCACATCCTCCCCGAGGGCGCGCCCAACGCCGACAGCAGCCCGTCCATGTTGGAGATGGCCATCGTGACCAAGGCGTGCAGCGATGCGCTCGTGGGCATGCTCCTCGACTGCGGCGCGTCGGTCGACGGAGGGGATGGTGCGCGGCGCACGCCGCTGCAGCTGGCGGCCAACAAGCGCCGCGCGGGCGTGATCTCGATGCTGCTGGAGCGAGGCGCGACCGTAGACACGGCGTCGCCCATCGACGGGGCCACGGCCTTGTTGATCGCTGTCATCCACGAGGACGCCGACAGCATGGCGTTGTTGTTGCGCGCCGGGGCCGATCCCAAGGCGCGCATGGCCGCGGACGTTGGCGCGCAGGGCAACCCGGCCTGGGCGGGCAAGGACGCGTGCGACCTCGCCCATATGAACGCCAACTCGGTTCTCGCCGAGACGCTGCGCACGTGGACGCCCATGGCCGCATCCCCGACGGTCGTGCCTGCGTGATGTGGCCTCTTGTGCGCTCTCCTTCTTTTGTCGCTGGTGTTTTCTCCAGATGTGCCGCGTCCTCTTTGCCCCCGCACAGATCCCCTCTGAAAGGGAAAAAAAAGACTTGAAAACAACGCCCCATTTTTTCTCGATCAAAGGCGAGCACGCCAAGGAACAAGCAAAAAACGGGAACGGGGGACGTGCCTCCTCTTTTTTTGTTGGTGTAGGCACGATTACGGTGCCCCTTTTTTACGGCGCTGGTTCTGTGTGCCCCAAACAGGGGAGCGATTGGCTATGTATATTTCGGAAAAAAAGCAGTGAGCAATCGCCAGTTTTCTATTTTTTATGTTTTTATTCTTTTTGAGACAGAAACAAAAGAGCGCACAACAAAAGGGCGCAACCACGACCGAGAAGGACAAAAGTCGCTGGATAAAAAAAGCACCACGAAAAAGAGAGGCAACGGAGAAAAAAGGTCAAGCGCCCACGGGCGCGCAAACAAGCGATGCAGGCGCGGTGCTCACAGGCACCAGAACGGGCTCCACCTGGCGGCGGATGACAAAGGACAGGATGCCGCCAGCACAGACGACAGTCGTAGGATCAATGTGCGATCCGGGAGGCATGGCGATGCGCACGCACATACGCCCAAACCGTGTCGGCCGCTCCAAAATACGACACGACGGAACGGATGTCCTTTTGCCCTGCGGCTGTCCCATCGGCGCGTGTCTGTCGACCATATCCGAGTCCGTCTTTGGCGTGTTACTGTCGATTGGCGCGCGCAGACCGCGCACCTCGGCATATTGTCCGTGGGCGCTCGCCACAGAGGTCACCGTAAGCGAGGCCACGTCGACGCCCGGCACGTCGATATGCACCACGAGGCGATTGCCCTTGTTGAGCACTTCGACGGGCGCGTCAAAGTCTGATTCGCTATCGTTATCGCCCATGGCCGCATCCACCAAGTGGTCGGTCGTGTTTGTCTCGGGGCGCACGGCGCGTAGTCGCACTTGCGCGGCCGCTCGGCCGGCTGCAGGACGGATGCGACACACTGCGCCGTCTTGGCCGCCTATGGGGTCCTCGGCGAGCAGGCCCTCGGGGTGCCACTCGATGCCTATCGGGCCGATCACGAGACGCGACAGAGCGCCGTCCAGATGTCTGCGGATAACGCCACACGGATCAAACGGACGGGCGACTCCGAGCGCATCGAGGCGCGCACGCAAGAGCGCCAGCGTGTGCTTGTTGAGGACGTTCCCGGCGTCGCTCCCCTCGCGCGCTACGCGCATGTGGTAAACGCGCACGCCATCGATTTCACTGACAAAGTGGCCAAGCCGTAGATCGCCCGTGTGTTCGAGATGACCGACGCTCGCATAGATGTCGGTGACGTTGTCCTTCCACGTCCGGTCGGCTTCGACCATGGTCTCGGCGTAGCGCATGTTGTGCAGCACAAAGAGGTGGCGTATGCCGCGCTGCGCCATTTGCCGCGCTAGGGCGTCAATGTCCTCTTGCACGGCCGTCGTCATCGAGTCGACGACCATGACCGCCTGATCGACGCATTGAAGTGCGAGGTCGCGCACGAGTCCGTCCGTTAGGCGGCGGTCGTGTGCGGCATCTACGTCTCCGGCGGGCGTCGGCGCTCCGTCACCCGCCGTGTCGACGACGGCCGGTAAATGGGGCGCTGTGGGCCATGTGATCGACAGACCCGGCGTAGGGTGCAATGGTCCGCCGGCGAGGCCGAGTCCATAGAGACGATTGACGCAAAAGGTCTTACCGGCACCGCGTCGACCCACGAACGCAACGGCCTTGGTCATCATTGATCGGACTTTGTCGTCGCCGCCGTCGTCGAGGGGAGACGGTCCAGTGCGTTCGCACTCGAATGCGTCGTGCTCCTCGCCCGCACAGGGGACGGATGGGATGGTATACTTGTCGTGTCGGACGGCGATACACCTTTTGAGGGCCAACAGAGGTTCGTCGCGTAGGCTCGGTGCGCGCACGACCCAGCCCCCGTCAAGGAGGTTAGCCATACTGTCGATCCCAACGCACAGGTCGTAGGGTGTGTGCGACACAAAAGGGCGTTGTCGTGCGGCCCGGTAGTTGATATAGGCCGCTACGACGAGGCGCCCAATGCTCGCCAAAATGAGCGGCACCAGCACCAAAGCGATGGGCACGTGGGCCATGAGATGGAATAGTTGCATCATTGCCTTTGCTGCCCCTCCTCTGGGCGACTTGTATCTTGCGTTCGTGGCTTGATGCGACCCGAATGTGTCGCGCCGCCGGCGAGTTGAAAGAAAAGAAAAACGACGGATGAATAAACAATGAGGGCGCCTGTTGCTCCCAAGGGGACGGTGACGACGAGAGACGGGGCGCAGCTTTGCTTGCCACGACAAGGGGGTAGGAAAAAAGCTAGCGAGGTGCCGGTGTTGACAAAGAAAAGAAAAAAAACGGCGCAAAAGGCGCGCGGAATGGGACGTGTTTTTCCTGGGACAATGTCGCCTTTTGGTCGGTCGGCCGTTGTCGGGGTTTACGCGGGGGCCGAGCCTTTTTGTCTCGCGCCTTTTGTGCTACCGCCGTCTCTTTTGGGTCCGTTTTTTTGCGCGCCGTAGAGGCCGCGCCTTTTGTCTTGATTGGTCTCTGCGGCACGCCGAAAATCGACGAATCAAAAAAACGCGCAACAGAGGTCGGCCTATCCTTTTTTTCCCTCTCTGCGCCAAAGACCAAACCATCCAACCCAGCGAGGGCTTTTTCCCCATTGCCTTTCGCCCCACTGCTCTTGTGGCCGCTCGCGAGAAAAAAAGTAATAAAAGACAAAAGTCCTATTTGGCGGCTCCATTGTTGCAACCACGCGCTGCCCGGTGCCTCCGTACCACCGGCGAGACAAAGGAACCGGCGGGAGACGAGAAAGAGAAGAAAAAAAAAGCCGCATGACAGAAGCACCCGCAGGCACGGCCGGCGGCGACGCCGACCTGTCGTCGGTCGACCCGGGTCCCGAAGCACGCGCCCTCTTTTCGAGTGTGGTCGCACACCACGCCGACTTTGACGCTGAGATCGCGTGGCCAACCGACCCCGAGGCCATGATGCACGCGCACTATCCGTCGCAGACGTGGCCTGTGGGCGGACCTGCCCGTGCAACTCCCACGGGCGAGGCGCACCGGCCCAACGTTTGCGCCATCGTTGGCGGTACCGATGACATGCGGGCGATGGCCGTCAGGCACGCCGCCGAGTTCATGGCGTCGTTTTCAGGAGATCCCTATGCGGCCATCACGTCGCTGGTCCATCCCATGGATCGACAGACAGCGATTGGGCGCGCTTTACTCGCGCACGCACCTCCCACATGCATCCACGACGACGTCGCATCGTGGTGCGGGCGCACACATCCGCCTCCCGGTTGCGTAGGACAACGCCTCTTCCTTGTCTATATGTCTTTGCATATTACAGGGGGCTTGTTCCGCGCTGTCGTGAACGCGCGACATTTGCGCTGCCATTTTGTTATCGTTTTGGGAGAGGGCATACGGCTTCAACCACGTCTACGCAATCAACTTGACGCTGTCGCCATGCTCCCGCCTCTCGGCGTGCCTCCCGACGATTTTGTCCACGACAGGGCTGAGCAATCTATGATCCAAAGTCTGCTGGACCGAGGCCGCTCGGTGGTCTTTTGCGCGCACGGTCAGACCGTGCTGCCTTTTAATCTACCGACCGACACCGACGACCACCGTACGCCGATCCAAGATCAATTCCACGCCCATGTGGCATGGCGGATGCATTATGCGCTCACGAGGGCAGGTAGCCCGCACATGCGCCGTGCACAAGCAACGCTACGCACGCAAGACGCTGTACCGGCGCTAGCGCGGTCATGTGCGCGCGCTTGCCTCGGTCAACTAGATGTCATCCTTGATGCCAATGTGCCTGCCGAATGCCTGCACCACATCGCGCTAGAGGCGGCGTTGTGGATCGACCCGGCAGACGACAGCCCGTCCGCCTATGCCGCCGTGGCTGCTCTGCGGCGCTTCATGGGGCATCTCGCGCGCCTCTACATCGTTCCAGACATGGCGCAATGGCCTACCGTCGCCATGATACGCCATCTGCTCGGTTCGGTCGCGCGACTTGGCCCTTTTTGGGAAATCGTTGCGCTACAATGATACCCCGAACCGCTCTTGTTCGCGCGGGTCCTTTGTCACTTTTCTCTCTTTTTTTTTAAAAAAAAAGTGGCCAACGCAACGGCGATCACGGCAGACAGAGGCGGAAAAAACCAATACACAATACCAGATAAAGACAAAAAGAATGTATTAAAAGGAGGCGCCTTTTTGACCCAACAAACGGGGCGCTTGGTCGGCGTTGGCTCGGAAGAGACACGACAGTCCCCACAAGGGGGGACTTCACAAGGAGACGGCGCCCAAGGTGCAAACAGCATGCCTTTTTTATGCGCGTCGTTTTTACCCCGTGTGCTTGCGCCAGGACCAACGAAAAAGAAGAGGAGAGACTTCCTCAACTTTGTTGGGGGTGGACCCTCGCGGTCCAGAACGGCAACGGGCCGAAGCACTCCGGCGCCCCCCCCCCCGCGCGAACCGCTAAAGGCAAAAACCAAACAAAAAAGGAAAAAAATGCATTATGGTGGGCGTGCGCGCGCCTCGGCGGTGCGAATAGGAAAAAGGACAACGCGCCACACCCACAAAAACCGCACAAAATATATGCCCAAGTGTTGGCGCGACGCGATTCGTTGTCGCTCCTTTGTCCCTTCCGCATGACCCCTTTTTTTCTCATCGCAGCATGGCAGTGAAAGAAAATCGAAAGGTCCGTGCTCGGCAGCCGCGGGCTTTTTTCTCCTCGTGTGCGCGGTTGAGCACACACCCAAAAGGAACCCGCACGCATAAAGCCAACCCCCTCACCAAAAGGGAGAGTGCGCGCGACCGCAACAACAACAATAACAACAACAGAGAATAGTGGTCATTTTTCAAAAAAAAATACGCCAGAGCCGGACAGAAGGCGTTTGCAAATTGGTGCGGAGCGGAAAGTGCAAAGACGAAACACAACGCGACAAGCCGCGGACAGAGAAAAGGCGGCGAGAAGGAAAAGAGGCCCAAAGGAATTTAAAAAAAAAGAAGATAATACAATGATGCATTTGGGCGGCTTGCCTTTGGACGCGCTCATCGCCATACTCCGCTTTGTGCCGTCGACGGTCGATCTGGCGCGCCTTGGCGCAGTGTCGTCGGCACTGCGTGTCGCGACATCGGCCGTGCGCCTGGAGAGGGCGCGGCGCCGCCTTTTGCTCGATGGCTGCGCCGACATTGATGGGTGTGCGCACCGGCTGGCAAATGCTATCATGGCCGACAATGTATTGGCGATGGTCGACGTGCTCGACGCGACCACCGTGGGTGTCGACCAACCGCTCGACGTTGAATACCTCCAAGCCGTTGCCGTACCCAATACGGTGGTGTTTGTCAGCGAGGACAGCGCTACGGGGCAGTTTCAGCCATGCCGTCGCGCGCGCGGCATGCGGGGTCCGGCGTGTTCCACACCATTGGGCATAGCCGTGATCAACGGAGCGACGCGGTGCGCGCGCGCCCTTGTGGCGATGGGCGCACGCGTTGACGCCGAGTCGACGGCCTCGCTCGTCGCCTTTGTATTGGAGCACACGGCCTGGCGCCACGTGCACGCCGCCGAGGCGCACATGCTCTCGCCCGAGATCGAAATCGCGTGGCCGCGCTGTCGTCCAAAGCGCATGCTGGACCCCGTGGACGTGCTCACGCCGCTCTTTGACGCATGCGCGCCGGCAGACTTGCAATCGGTCGCATCGCGGCACGGCTTTTTGGGCATGGCACGTCGTGCGGCCCTGCGCAGACTGTGTGCGTGCGACAACGCCGTAACCACTGGCTCGGCTGCCAGTCATTTTCTCAATGGTCGCGACACCGAGTCACGTGTCAGTGACGGCAGCAAGGTATTCACATGTGCAGGGACCGGGCGACATGTGGCGCTCGACGTCGGCACGCTCGTCGACGACACCGGGCGTTTGATCAGGCTTCTCTTACTTTGTGGGTGTGACCCGCGCGACCCCACGCCGTCGATCACTTCGCCCGAGGAGATGCGCGACCGATGGAGGCGATTTGTCTGTGAGAGGCGTCGACCCCCCTTGTCACACGAAGTCGCAGGCTGGCGCGTGGCCGAATCGACTACCAGTGAGTATGAGACGGTGTCGACGTGCATCCAACGCGCTCTCGCCTCCAACGACGACACGCAAACCCACCGACATTTTGCGCACGAGGGCGTCTCTGGCGCCGCATGCCGTGTGCTCACTGCCATTGTAACTCTTTACGGTACCATGCTCTAGCGAGAAGAGAAAAGGACGACGATACAACAGATATCCAATCCAAAAGGCCAAACGATCTTGATGGCGCCCTCTCATGCTCGACCCGTTCGGCCTTGCACCGCTCCAAGAGACTTGGCTCGTCGCAAACCCGCGCTCGAAGAGGGTGGCGAAAAAGGCCATTGCGCTTTGTCGTGCTTGCGCGCCGTAGGTGGGGTCCCAGGGCAAAAAAAAGCAAGAGAGCGCCGGGCGTGCTAGCGTGCGGGTCGAAAAAGAAGGTGGGATCGTAAAGAGTAAGAAAAAAGGGGCCAAAGGGCGGCCCAAAGTAGGCCGTTGTGTGCGCGTCCTTTTTCTCTCTTCCTTTTTTGGATTTTCGCGTCGCGGTCCCCGCACGGCTCGTTTTTTCGCTTTCGCACGCCCGGTAAGAGGAAGGAAAGGGACGGATCGCAGCGCCAGACAGCGGCACCTGTGGCGCGCGAGGGTCGCGAGCCAGCCCAGAGACGACAAAAAGCTGGAGAGTTTCCAAGAACAGAAAAAGAAAGAGTCACATTGGGGGATTCGGAAAAAAAAGCACAACAAGAACAGCGACCACGCGCACGCGTTCGCGTGCGCACCACTGGGCCACAAACCTGCGCGCCCCGTTGCCGCCCGGGTTGCACGAGTAGAAATCACCAGCGTGAGTGACAAAGAGGCCCACACACATACACGACCGACAAAAAGCCCCACGATGCAGTGCAACGCGTCGACAACGACACCAACAGAGACGGGAGGCGATGGCTGGGATCGGGCGCCGCCTCGGCCCCGGCGGCAACCGGCCATGACAGGCGACGTGGCGCGCCTGGCGCGGTGCCGTTACATGGCCTTTGGCGCCGGGGCCTTCAAGGGCGTGGCGATCGTCGCGGCGTTGCGCGCACTAGACGGCATCGACCGCGTGGCACCCGGATCGGACGGGCGCGGGATCTTTGCGCGTCTCAAAGGCGCCGCCGGCACGTCGATCGGTTCGGCCATCGCGCTCGCCGCCGTGTGCAACATGCCCATCGAGCGCCTGGCGGCGGTGGCGCGCGATCCCGAGACATGGTCGCTCGACGGCGTGACGGCCGACGCCGACGTCATGCGCCTGCTCCAACGACGCGGCCTCTGTAGCCACGCCGTCCTCTACCGGGCCATCCACAAGTTTATGGACGTGATCGGACTGCCGCGCGACATCGACCTGGCCGCGCTGCACCACCGCACGGGGCGCGTCTTTGTGTGCAACGCCACCGACGCCGACGACCTGTCGCCCGTCTACCTGTCGCACACGACGGCGCCCGACATGCGCGTGGCCGATGCGTTGTGCGCCAGCATGTGCGTGCCGGGACTCGTCGAACCCTTTGAATGGTGCGGCCGCTCGCTGGTGGACGGCGCCCTCGTGGCCGACTACATACCGCAGGTGTTCCCCGAGGGCCTAACGATGGGCATCGCCATTGCGCCGCGGCAGGCGCCACACCGAGCCTGCGCGGCGCCCCCCTTTCATTCAACCTGTCCTCAACACCAGTCGCCCGCCACGATGTCAACGGCGCCGACTGTCGACGGCATCGCCGGTGTCGCCGGTCGCCGGCGCCACTTTGACCCGCGCACCAATGGCATCATGTGGTCGCTCGGTCTCGTGTCTGGCCTCAGCGACCTGGCCAACGCGGCGCGGCCCCTTTCGGCCGCGTTGCGCGCGTCGACCATCTTTGTCCCGTTGCCGGCGCACCTCACTGGACTGCGGTTCCGTGTGGGCGCCGACGATCTGGCCCTGCTGTGGGACTGTGGCAAGCGCGCGACTGCGGCCTACTTTTCGCGCGAGACCTATGCCGCGTGTGTGTTGGCCTGTGCCGTTGGCGACGTTATTGCGCGCGGGCCTCGCCACCGCGACGCGCGCGTCGACAATGACCCGTCCCTGCCGCGCGGTTAACACCGCACCGTCTCTCCTCGGCGGCGTGTGCCCTAGGGCAGTTTGTCGGCGCACTCTTTTTTTCCCCCCAATACCTTCTTTTTCGTATGGCTCTGTCGGCGGCCGCAATACAACGCAGACACGAAAAAGGAAGAAAAATTTACAGGTCCAGGACCCTCCAAGAGCGTGCATGGCGTGTTTTTTTTTCATTCCCTTTTCCTACCATTCCCTGCTGACCTGTCGTTGTCGTTGCTTTTTTCGTTGGGTCGCCCGCGATCGCGCGCGCGGCACAGGCCATTGCACCGGTTTTTTTCGCGCGATCTTTTTTTCTCGACCGCCCTCAACGCACGACAATGGACGAGGACCTCTCCCATTGGGCCTTTTGTTGTTGCCGTTGCCGAGAAACGAGGGAAAAAAGACCCCACGAAAGAGATGAGAAAAGATGAAGCAGAAAAAATGTGTATAGTGTCGCCCTGGTTCTCGGATGCGCGCCATGGGGCCACCCGCCCTAGTGGGCAAATCTGTGACAACGCGAATCACGCGCCGACCGTACACTGCCTCTTTTCCTGCTGCTCCTCTCCAAAAAAAGAAGGTTGCGCATGGGGCGCTTTCTTTGTTGTTGTTGTTGGTCTTTTAGTCAGCACATCCATAAAGCCTTGCCATCCCCGTTGGTCCTTTCGCTTTTCTTCTTTTTTTTTTAAAAAAACAGTGCCTCGATATGTCGCTTGCCGTTTTTTCTTTACGTGGTCGTTGGCTGTCTCTCTTTCTGTTTGCGTTTTTTCTCGGTCCCCTAATCGGCCGAGCCCAGGCGGCGCCTTTGCACGCGAGAAACAGGGACCGATACGCAATCGCGCGTCGGCTCTGGCGACCGAAAGGAAGAGAAAAACACACAAGAAAAAAGAAAAGCCGGCACAGGGGCGAGCCGCCAAGCAAAAAAAAAAGGAAAAAAGATGGGATGGCGAGAAAGAGATTGGCGCAGTGCGCCGTCTTGGGCAAGGGCAAAACTACATTGCAGACGCATTTCTTTGGACCGCCAAGTCCTTCCCTTTTGCAAACTACCAATCACGGCACGATGGGGCGTGCATAGTAATATTGGTTGTTGGTGTCGACGGCCAGCATGCCGCGGCTCGGTTGGTGAGCGGTGGAGGCGACGGCAGGGGCGGTCGTCACGGGCGAGACAATGGGCGACACCAACGGCACGGCGCCCGCCGAAGAGGCGTGCGCTGCCGTCACGGCTGTCAGGCGCCGTTCGATACCCGAGAGACGCCACACGACCCATGCGCCAAAGAGCAGGGCGATGATGACGATCGGGATGAGCGCGAGCAGCAACGTTCGGTTGGATGTGCTGCCGGGCGGCGGCGGTTGCGTCGATGCGCCCACTGTCGTCGTCGTCGATGGCGTCGGTGGCGTCGGTGGCGCATTGGTGCCCATGCCGCCTACGAGGGCGGCGGACGCCGCAGGCAATGGCGCGCCAGTGAATGCGCTTGGCGCATACACGACGGGTGCGCCCGGCGGCAAGACGGGTTGCTGTTGTGACAGAGGAAGCGTCTGTGTGTGTTGTTGTTGTTGTGTGGGCGTCTGCACGTGTTGTTGGGTGATGACGGCGGTGCCGGGGACGGGAGGTGTCGTGGTAAACGACGATGCCGCCGTAGTCGTGGTCGTAACCGTGGTGCGCTCTTCGGCTCGCGCGCGCGCTTCGCGCTCGCGGTCGAGGTCGTCGAGTAGACGCTCGATGATGAGGGCCATGTCGGGCGTCGCGCTCTGATTGACATCGTACATGCTCGACGCGCCGCCGGCCTGCGGCGGTGGCGGGCTCCACCGCATGCGCGGCGTCAGTGGCATCGCACACGGGCGTCCGCACTCGTCAACGTAGGTCGCGGTGCGTCGGTCGCAATAGGCCCCATCGCCGGCGCCTGCATTATTGCCTGCGTTGACGTGCGGACCCGTGTCGGACGGCGCAACCGCCGCCCCGCTGCGCACGCCCCGCTGGTCGACGTACGCCCACGCCTCGGGGCGGTAGGATGCCGGAGACGACATGGGACAGCGCCGCAAATGTTTGTGCGCGCGTGTGTGGGTCTATGTGTGTGTGTGTGACGACAACGGGATATGGGGGGCGCGCGTGCGGCTTCCCCGGATCTCTTTCCCTTGTTTGGCGTCAGTCGGCGAGCGACGCGGGTGCGCGCGCACACTAGCGCAAGGGCGCAGCGCGGGCTGCTTGTTTTGGTGGTCCTTGTTTCCCCCCTCGATCTCTCTGTGCGCCCTTTTTTTCTCCCAATCTGCCCGCTCTCTTTGTTTGTTACGCACCCCCCTCTTTTTTCATACACCTCCATCAGTACTCTCTTTTTTGCTCTCTTTTTTTTTATTTTAAAAAAAACGCTCAACATAGACCTCGCCGCCGTCATCGCCACTGGCGCCACCATCGCTAGCCTCAATGTGTCCTGTCATTGTTATTGATGGCGCCGGCGGGACGGTACGCTCCTTTATCTCGACGCACCCCGATGGGATCACTTTTCGTGCTCGCCCATTTGAAAGACCCACGGCTTTTTTTTCTGCTGACGCACGCGCTACAAAGTCCCATACAAAAGAAGAACCAAATAGGAAAAGAGTCAAGGGACCCTCGGCTGACAGACCCAACCGGCAAAAGGGCGCTGACTTTCAGCGCAACAGAATGCGCTCCGCGCCCGTCTTGTTTTTTTTATCGGCACACAAGCCTCTCTTTTTTTTTCCTTTGCCCGTCGGGCGCACTTTTTATTCTGGAGCGATAGGCCACGCCAACAGCATCGCCCACGCGCCGACGGCCTACACCAACCGCAACATCAAAAAAAGGCACAAAAAATTTGCACCAAAAACACACACAGAAGGAGAACATTTTGTGCACACAAGATCGAGATTCTCGCAGATTTTTCCGACTCTTTTGGCGGCTTCCCTTGGTGCCCCCTCCCTGGTCGTGGTGGCGTTGGGTGCCCGAGCAAACCCGCCGTCGTGTGCTTGTCCCTTTTGGTGAGGTGTTTTGGGATTTTTTCTTTTTTTTTCTCTCTGCAAAAAACCCGTGCCCGCCCGAGGGTGCACACACGCGAAAAAGCATCAGCGCGGTTTGGCAATGCGCCCCATGAGGCGACGTCCTTGGGGCGCGCCGCCCGATGGCGTCGTCTGTTGCTGCTGGTGCGGCTGCTGGCGCGGCGCCGCTTCGTAATGTGCCTGATGCGCACCGTCAGGAACGCGCGCGGCAACCGGCGCGGCGTGCGTGTGTGCCACGCGCTCGCCGCCAGCGCCATGAGGGGTCGGCTCTGGATGCTGTCGCTGCTGATATTGATGCGCGCTTTCGACATGCGTCTGTGGAGCGTACGCTGGCGCTTGCTGATTCTGCGGTGTGTACAGGGGCGCTGGCTGTTGGTGCTGCTGGTATTGCTGGGGATGGAACGATTGCTGCGGATATTGATGCTGCTGATGCTGATAGTCGCCGGTGGGATACGATTGCGTATGGGGCCAAGACGATGTTGCATGCCCGTAGGGGTCCATCCGAGGCACCTGTCCTCCCGATGGAGCATGGGGTGCGGCGGCGATGGGACCAGCCCAATTCGGCTGCGTATGCGGGCTCGCGTAGGTCACCGCTGAGCCCGTGGAGTCGACGCCTGTGTGCGCGTGTTGTTGCTGCTGCTGTTGCAAGGGCACAGGCGGCGGCGGCACGCCGGGGCTCGTCCAAGACGTTTCCTGTTGGGCCTGCGGCGTGTGGAGCGACGGCACACGCGAGAACGGGTCCTGCGGCGGCTCTGGGTAGGCGCCGGCGCCATTGTTGTTGTGGCCCTCGCGCCAGTCCGACCCCGACGCCGCATCGCGGTGCCTGCGGAGCGCCGGCCTGCTGTCATCGCGCCGTCGTCTTTGGCGCGCCTCGCCGCGTGAACGGTCGCCGCTGGCACTGGACGCGCTGCTGTCTCCCGCTCCTCCTCCCCCCATGAGATAGTTCATGCATAGACTCATGAGGATGGGTCCGCCGATGCCCATCGCGAGCGCTGTGCCCAGCTGTATCTCGGGCGACTGCGCGCTCGACCCGGCGTGCGGCCCGTAGCGCTTGCGCGCCACGTTTTCGATTACCACCTTGTGCTTGTCGATCGTCTCGCGCCATGCCTTTTTCAATTCGGTGGGCGCTATGATGGGCTCCCGACGCTTCAACAGCCGCCCGCCCATGCAGTTGACCAATAGAATGACGTTCTCCACCATGTTGAGTTTATCGTGGACCATCTCAATGCTTTGGATGTGGTTCCGACGGTGGTGGTAGGCGTCCAACTCGTACTCGATCTCGTCATAGGGGTCGTCCATCGTGAACTTGCGCGAGAGCACGCCCCCGCTCTCTTCGATTTGAGCCAAGTTGAGCAGCGCCGCGTGTTTGGCCTTGCGCTCCTCGGCGTACGGGTCGTGCGCCGCGGCGCCAGCGCCATACGACGAGGACGGCTCCGGGCGCTGCCCAAAGGTTGATGACGATGATCCCCTGGGCGACGACGGTCCCGGATGCGATTGGGGCGCGTACGATTCGCGCCGATCGTACGCCGGCTCGCCTGGATAATGGTAAGCGCCCGCGTCTTGATCGGAATTTCCGCGTGGCGACATGGACGCTGTCGACAAGGACGGCGGATACGCAGAGGAGAACGCGTCCGTCGGTGCATCTTGGCGCTGCTGCTGGTGTTGTTGTTGGTATTGAGCCTCACCGTCGTGGGCACCCGTCGCCATGGCGGCGGCTTCGGCTGCGCCAAACCACGCGTGATCGTTGCCGCTGGCGTTGTTGGCAACAGGGGCATTGTGTTGGGCGGCGTCCGACTCGCCCCACGCGCCGGCGCCCGCAGACGGCGCCCCGTCAAAGGGCATAGGCCACGCGTTGGCCTGACCCGACATCCCCCCACTATCGTGCTCCACTGCCGCATGATGTTGCGCCTCTTGCACGGCGAGTGAAAAGGCATCGGGTCCTTCGTCGTGGTGAGGATAGTCGCCCGCATAGTGTCCGCCATCGCCGTAGGCGCCCGACGCCGTGTGGGCATCATCGAATCCCACAACAAACTGGTGCGCGTGGTCGCGCCCGCTGTCGGCGCCTTGGGACGCCGGCGCGCTGCCGCCGTCGACAGCGCGATCAAAGGCGTTACTGTCGTACGTGTTGCCGCCGCTATTGGTGTCATTGCCGCTGTTGGCGGTGTCGATGTAGGGCTCGCCCCTGCCAGCGTCGCCGATACTACCACCACCGTGGGCATGTGTGTCGTAATGTGTAGAGGCGCGGCCGTTGTCGCTGTTGGGAGCCTGCGCATATCCGCCCGCAGGAGGCGTGGCGCGACTGGGTGTGTTGGTCGCGTGCGGATCTTCAGACGCGGGACGCAGACCCACAATGTCGTCGGCATGGTCGTGCACGGGCGACGTCACGAGCGCGGGAACGGGTCCGTGGCTCTCGCCCTTGTGGAGATCGAGACCGCGCGCAAAGCGCGCGCTTGGGATGCGCAGGCCCAGGCTCCTATCGCGCGGGAGCGGTTGCCTCTTGGAGAGGTCTGTCTTGGCCGGGTTGCTCAGGAGACGAAAGAGACGCGCGTCCATGTCGTTATTGGGCACATTGGGGTCAAACTCGGACACGTCATCATCCATATAGGAGATTTCCTCGGGTCTGGCCGTGTGCGACCGCCGACCGTCCGCCATGATGCCTCACGTCTTCCTTTCCCCCTCGCGTCTCCTTTTGCGGTCGTGCCTTTTTGGCGCGGGCACGAGCGGTGCCTGCCTTTTTGCCGCTGCAGCCGCTGCCACCGAGCGCGCGCGCCGTCACGATGGCCAGGGGACGAAAATTTTGGTTTGCGTAGGGCGGGGAGCGGATAAGGAGCGCGTGCGGCCTTGCACACCGAGGACACGGAATACTATGGCCGCTTTGCCGTGCCCCGCAGAAAAGACAACCGCCAGCGGAGCACGGCGGGAAAGGAAAAGAAACGTTTATGAAAAAAGGGGGAACAGAAGAAGGAGCAGAGAAAAAGGCCGGTTCGTGGTTGACAAGGCGCACACGCGCGCGCTCGCGGAGCGCCACGAGGACCGCGACGAAATAGGCAAAAAAGGGGGCGCGCGGAAGAGACGCCCCATGCGCGACGGACAGGCCCGCTGGGTCGCTCGCCCGTCCGCCCAGAGAGGGCACGGCTCGCGCGCCCAAGGAAAAAAGCAACCTTACGCGTTATCGCACAACGGTCCAAAAGAAGCCAACGACAAGGAGAAGAAAGAAAAACAAAAGTGCCTCGCAAAGGCCCGGTCCGGGTGCGAGGCCATCGCGCACAAAAGCAACCAACAGACAGGCAGAGGACGCCGAGCCGCGCACGCACGCCCTCGTCCACCTTTTATTTGGGTTTTCCCCTCGCTTTGTTCTCTTTCTTTTATGTTGGCGCACCACGCGGGTTTGGGCGCGTATGGGGTGCGTCCATCCTGCTGTTGTCCTCTTTTTTTTCCAAATTGCCTCCTCCTCGCTCTGGCTCTGGCGCGCCCTTGGGCTTTTTTTGCCGCGTCCTGGTCTGCCCCGTGCCGTCCGCATGTCCTTTTGTCTGGACCTGTGCGGCGCACAACAACAACAAGATCAATAATAAAAATGAGGACGGCCGAAAAATGGAAAAAATACAAGGGAAAAAGGCGTGGCGACCAGATGCATTGGGGCATTGGGCGCGTGACAGCGGTGGTCCCCCGAGTTTGTCGTCGACCAGCAGCGGCGCGCCAGTGCCGACAAGCGTCGGCGCGCGAAAAGACGCCAGCGACCAAGGGTAAAGGACAACAAGACGAAAGAAAAAAAGAGAGAAAGCATCGATTGCTCTCTTGTGTCGCATTTTTCGCACCCTCGCGACATTTTTAAGCCCCCCCCCCCCAAAGAGGCTCGACCGACCCGCAGCTGCTCCCGCGGACGCCGCACCGTCATTGGCGGTCGGTGCCTCGTCTCTTGCTTGTCCACGGCACGACGCCCAAAGAGCGCAGCACCAAGGCAAGGTAGGTAGTGAACGCGCAAATTAACCGACCGACCCCCTGACCGACCGACAGACAGACAAACGGAAGAGCAGAGGATTATGGCGACCGTCGCGAGCACCACAACGACCACGGCCACCAACCCCGCAACGGGCGAGGTGGTGCGTGAGCGCACGCTCTCGGTGACGCCCACCACGGCGCGCGAGTTGCTGCGCAACGAGATCATCATCGGTGCCGGCATCACGCTGCTGGGCGGCGCCATCGGCTTTGGCTACGGCCTCTGGAAAAACAGCAACGCCAAAAAGTCGGGTTCGGCCGCCGTCGAATCCGATCTGGTGGCGGCATTCGAAGGCGCCATCTTTGGCCTCATCATCGCGCTCATCGCCGTCCTCCTGTACAGGTCCTTTTTCCACGGCCAGGCGCTCTACCACCAGGCGCGCCTGCAACAGCAAGAGGCCCTCGCACGCGCACAGGCCGCAAGGCTGCAGCACTATGTGGCCGCCACGTCGGCGGCGGCGCCGGTCGCTGTGGCCGCGCCGGCTCTGGTGGCCGCCGCCAACCCGGCGGTGCGCCTTGCCACCGCCGCCTAAGGCCGACCGCCGTATAGCGACGACAACCGCCGTCCGGGATCCAGGTGACGACACGGTGCGCCGTTGCGCGCTTCTCTCTCAGGGACGCAGGCGGGGGTCGTCATGCCACGCGCGCGCTCTCGTTCTTTTTCTGACGCCCTCGCGCCAACGCCGTTGGCTGCCTTGCCGACAATATGCCCCTATCCCGATGGACGCATTTGTTCGTGCCGGGAAACCCATTGCAGCGTGAAATAGCAACTGTCAAGTGCTCATGTCGCTTGGTCCAACCTGCGCCTGCGCATATGCCGATTATGGCGCGGGGGGATCTGGTGCGCGACGGGCACCCGGCCAAATGCCGCGTACCCAGATGACCGCAACGATAGGACAAGAAAAAAAGGACAGGCATAACCAAAGGCACAAAAGAAAAGGAAAAACAGCCAAAGACACCCTCGCTTTTTTGTTGGCGCGGATGTCCCTTTTTTCTTGTCAGTTTTTTGCACACTGGCTCACGCGGGGACATACAGCCGGCGCGCAATGACGGAATCGGTCACGGTCGTCCTCATCATTGTTTGGCGATCCATGCTTTTTATGTCGCTCCAAAAAAAAGAGACAGAGATGCACATGCAAATGAAGAGGGCAAAAAAATAGACGCGCGACCCTGCATGCGCGTCACCGACAGCGAGGGCGTCATCGACCAAGGGCAAGGGCGTCGAGGTCACGGCCGCTTATCCAGGATGGATCACCATCTCTTTTGGCGCGAGGCACCATGAGCGCACGGCGTCCGCTCTCTAGGTCGGTTATTTCCATTCCCTGTTGGAAAATGCGGTGGTATGCGGCATCGTTGTCGAGCGCACCTGGCAGGACCATGTTCTGCTTAAACTCGTCGACGTCCTTTAGGTCCATGTACAAGATCGGAAAGCGCTCGGGCGCCTTTGGACGGCGTGTGCTTGGCGCTGCCTTGCGGTTCATTCTAGTCTCGGATCAGACGGTGGTGGTGGGCGCGGTCTGGCGGTGGTGGTTGTCGATGAGACAAATGGTCTTTTCGGTGGCGGCTCTGTTTTGTTGTCCCCGGCAAATTTCTATAGGCGCCGTGCGCTAGTAACAAACCCCCCTTATGCTTTCTTTTTTTGACCAAAGTTTTTTTGCTGATTGGTTTTGCGCTCTGCGCGAAAATACACCGGGTCCAACAAACTGCGCCGGCACCTCGTGAATAGAGCCTCCGCTTCGACATTTTTCCAATGCCCGAGCCCCCGCCCCAAATTCTCAAGAAGAGGCAACACAGAAAAGCAGCCATAAGAAGACCCAAGGTCGCTCTGGGAGCGTCCGCGTGTTTTTTTCTCTGCCAAGATTTGGGAACCAATGGGTTGCAAGGAGCGCGGCTGGTGTCTGCGCATATGTCGTTCCTCTAGGAAAAATACAGCATGGCTGTGCAAATGCACCCTTTGCGGTTCGCGTGGGCTTGTTTTGCACCCGTTTGAAAGGTCGATCAGCTTGACACCTGGAACCGAGTCGAGAAACAAAATAGCCCACGAAAGACAACCAAAGACGCAAAGGGCCAAACAAAACCCATTTTGTGGCCAGATGGGCTGCGTCCGATCTTTAGAAGAAAAAAGTTTGTGGCTATGCTGATGACACCTTTGCTCGCCGTCCTCGATAGGGCGCGCCGCATGGGCCTGCAACAACAACAAAAGGCATACTGCATATGTATGTATGCGCACAAAAGGGACATTGAATAAGCCCGATACACGCCGACCTTTTCACCGGCAAGCCTCTTTTTCATGTCGCTCTTTTTGTTGCTGGAAAAAGGGAAAACATCAAACAAAGAAAAAGGCAAAGAAAAGGACAGTAGAGCCGCGTCTAACAAATGCCCAAATCCAAGGCCCAATCATCGTCATCGTCGTCTTGTTCGTCCGTATCGTATTCTGTGCCGTCGTCGTCGTCATCGCTGTCTTGCGTGCCGTCGGTGCTCTCCTCTTTGCCCGTGTCATCATCATCCTCGTCCTCGCCATCATCATCATCATCATCATACAAGGCGCCGTCGTGGTCATTGTCGTCGCCTTGCGCAACAAGAATCGATTGTCGATTGGCTGTCGTTCTTGTTGTTGTTGATGATGATGTTGTCGATGATAAAGTCGGGCGTCCGTAACAAACCCTCTTGAGAGGCGGCTCGACGTCAGAGAGACAAATCGTGTCTTCACCAGGCGCAGGGTCGTCGCGGCAACCGCTGGCGCCACGACGATGTCCCCCGTCGTCGTCGTCGCAAAGGCCGCCGCACGTCAATCCAGACATTCGGTGACCATCGTGCGTCGCGTCGTTGGCACACTCGGTAGCGTAATGGACGAGGTCGATGATGCCATCGTCCTGACTGTCGCGCTCGGCTTTGGCGTCCAAACTCGGTTGCGGCTGGTTCAGCGGGGCAGGTCGACGGCGCGGCGCGCGCGTCTTGGAAACGGCGCGCTTCTGTTTAGACTCGCCCTCTGGCTCGGGCCGATGCGGCAAAACAATCAGTGACGCCTCGTCGAGGTCTTTGGTGCGCGCCAGCGACGTGCCGCCGGCCTTGAGCATAAAGATGGCATGGAGCGCGGCGTCGGCAAGGTCGTCCTTTTTCTTGGACCGATCAAAGAGCGGCTTCCACCGGCGGCATCCGGGATAATGCGCCAGGATGGGTCCAAAGTTGTCGACGGCGTGCTTTTTGTTGGCGCGCCACACGGCGCCTTGGTCTGCCTTTTTCTGTTTGCCCTTGGTCTTGGCCTTGGGGGGCGCCTTGGGCATGCCGCCGCCGCCGCCTGGACGCTTTTGTGTAACCACGGTCATAGTCTTTGACGAAGATTCTGCCGACGGTGATGATGTTGATGATGTTGATGATGACGAGGTCACCAAAAAGCGAGTCATCAAGGTTGGCGCGTGGCCCGAGGAGGAGCCCACGCCACCGAGACGCCAGTCGTCGGCGCCGGCGGACGACGCCAGGGGCCGAAAGACCACACGCAATTTTTGACGTCCACTTTGCATAAACACTGGCGGTGGGTCCTCACCGCGTGCCCGATAGTGGTTGAGCACAAACGAGTGGATGACGGCGCCGAGGGCCGACAGACGCAGGGCCTTTTTCGACTGCTGCTCGATGACGATGGCGTGCGGCCGCCGCCCCACGAGCCGGTCGGCCCGCGCCCACAGATAGTCTGTGAGGCGCTCGGTGAGCACCTTGAGCGGCTCCTTGGCACCGCGCCCCTTTGGCTTGGGAGGCGCCGCCGCGGCCTCGCCGGGACGTCTCCGCCGCCGCGGACCCGCAGCTGCCGCCGCCGCGATAATCTCGTCGTCCGAGGGGGGTCCGCCGGCCGGGTCCTCGTGCATGATGTTGTTGGCGCCGAGGGACTCGATGGCAAACTCGTCGTCGCCCGTGAGCGTGACGACGGCATGCGCCAGATTGACTATGCCGACGTCGAACGCGAGCACACGCCGCACAGCGCCGGGGCCGGTGGGGAACAGGCGCGACCTCTGTTTCTTCTTCTTGGCGGCGTCGTGTGATGGCGCGCCATTGACCGCGTCGACCGGCGCGTCCTGGTCCGCCATGTCTCCTCCTCCTCTCGACGCCGTGGTGGATTGCCTCTTCCTCTTGGGCGGCGAAACACTCTTGGTCGCCGACGCCTCCTTCGGGGGTTTGGACTGCGCGACGCCGCCATCAAGGCGAGGCGCAACACGCTTGGGCATGTCGGCACAATATGTCGGGTGGGAAAAAAGAGAGAGAGAGAGGAGAGACGCGACAGTGTGGTTTGCCTTGATCCTGCTGTCGCGACCGTTGCCGGCCATCCTTTTCGCATGCGTGCATGTGTGCGTGCGCGCTTTGTCGAGGACGCTACCAACAACGACGACAATGAGGATGACGTTTTTTGCTTTGCGCAGTCAGTCGTCCGCTGTTGTTTTCACTGTGCTCGCTCGCATGTCTCTTCTTTTTCGCGCTTGTTGTTTCTTTTCCCTTTTTTTTACCTTTGGGGTCTGTGCCTTGATGAGTCGCCCGTGCGCACGGCATATTATTCCTTTGAACCAAAGGACGCATTTGTGTGTGTGTGTGTCTCTTTGCGCGTCCTCTCTTGTGCGGAAAGACAAACAAATAAAAAAAAAAGAAAGGGCAACGGCCAGAGTTGCCCGCCCATCACGCCTTTTTTCTTTTTTTTCCCCCCGCTCCCCAAAACCGCGCCGCCCCACATCAGACCGAGAAGAAAGCGCGACAAAAAAAGGGGAAAAGGAGAGACAGCGACACCCGGACGAGAGGGTCCGCAAAGGAAAGAGAGTTTTTCCTTTATCCCGTCCCGTGGCGTTGGATCGCCCCCTCCTCTTTGTTCTCCCTTTGGCGGCACCGCACGCGGGGAGCGGAAAAAAGGCGCCACGCATAAAGGAAAAAATGAACAAGAAATGGAAAAAAATAAATGGTCGATAGCGATTGGCCTTTCTTTTTCTCGCCGTTCTTGCGTTTGTGTGCGTGCTCCAAAAAAAGGCGCAAACATTGCGGCGGACGGATGCGCCCGCTTGTGCCGCCGCAACAGCACGGCGAGACCGTCCCCCAGAGAGGGATCGACAAGAAAAACCAAGAGGTAAAAAACTCCGCGGATGTGCGTGCGCACGCACGATGCCATGGCGTGCTCCTTAAAAGGGGAGCCCCGTGTGCCCTGTTGGTATCCTCAATCGACGCAGCACACTCGGCTTCTCCACATCGGCTAGCATCAGCAACAACCGCCGCACAGACTCGCATCTTCCTCTGCACATCCGCGTATTCCGCTCGAGAAAAAAACAACCAGCACCCTGCGTCAATCGACTCCAACCCGACACCAATCGACCATGTCCGCCCACCACCAGCAGCAGCAACACCAGGACGGCGCCGCCGCCTACAACATTCCGCCGGAGCCGACCACGCCCGGTACCCGCGCGGCGCGCGACCAGGACGGTGCCTGCTACTATGACGGTCCCATCCCCGGTTTCGCCGACGGCGCCGTCTACCCGTTCCGTCAGTGGGAGGACCACATTGACTATCTGTTCTTTGCCGAGCCCACCAAGAACAGGAACGGCGGCCAGGTGGTCTACATCAAGCCGTGGAAGGGCGCTCGCGAGGCCCCGCGCATCCAGTTGGTGGATCTCACCTACGACCAGGCCCTGCGCGTGCCTTTCCCGCTGCGCGGCCGCACCGAAAAGGACGGCGTCGTGATGGGCTCGGACGAGCGCCCCAATCTCGAACTGTCGCTGGACAATGCCGAAGCGCTCGAAGCCTTTTTGCGTCGCGTCGACGCCACCATCCGCCGTGCCGCGAGCGGCTCGCGCTTTGCCAAGTGGTTCCGCGGCGCCAAGCCAACGTCGCGCGACTCGATCATCGGCGACAACTACAAGCCCATCGTGGCCGACCCGCCGCCGCCGCAGCCGGGCCAGCCCGACAAGGGCTACCGCCCCACCGTGCGCACCAAGCTGTCTCTCTACAACGACCGCGACGCCAACTCGAACACGCTCGTGTGGCAGGCGACTCAGGTGGCCGGCGGTTTCAAGATGGACCAGATCACCGATCGCGCCGAGATCTTTGCGCGCCTCAAGGCCAACGTGCGCGTGGTGCCCATCGTCGAGATCACCAGCCTGTGGTTCATGACGGGCAATTCGTGGGGCGTGACCGTCCAAATGTCAGAGATTGTCATCATGCCGTCAGAGGAGCGCCAGCGCGGCGTCTTCCACGGCATGACCATCGTCAACGACGACCCGCAGGCTGCCGGCGGTTCGCCCCACCAGGGCAACAGCCCCACGGTTTCGGGCAGCCCGTCGGGCGATGTCCACAACAACAACGACGACGGCTACGGTGCCCAGTACGACGGTCAGGACGGCATGCCAATGGACGTCGTCGGTCAGGGGTTCGGTGCGCCGGCCGACGGCGCCTTCCCGGCCTTTGACGGTCCGGCCTAGACGCCATACAGACACAGGAGGGCACTCGCCCACGACACGCCCGGCACCAATGTCCTTGTTTCTTTTCCCCCTTTTCTCTGCTCTGGTGTTGCCCTGGACACCCTTTTTTCACCTTGAGGTTTTTCCTTTTTTTACATCCCCTTTTTCTCGCCGTTTTTTGCGTGGCCAATGCCTCTATTGCTTTGTCTTTTTGCCCTAGGGACCAAAATAATAATAATAAAACACAGACCAAAAACAGCGCGTGTCCGTTCCAGTGACCTTGCTCCGCCCTTGTTTTTGGCTCTTTTTTTTCTTGGCCCAAGAAAGACGAGAACAAGAATGCGAGTCTCCTTCTTCAAAGACCGCAGCGTCCTTTTCTCCCATCCTCTGTCTCCCGACGCCAGTCAATCCCCGGTCGCAGCCGGGACCACGCCGTGGCGATGGTGTCGACAACTTTGGCGCGGCCGGGCGGCGTCGCAAATTGCGTTACCTCTTCTTTTATGGGGTCGCACCAAGGCCTTGGGAATGGCGAGAGAAAAAAAAGAAGTCACCAGCCACGAGCGCACAGGCGCCACGCACACCTCTCTTTTTGCACCGACAGCCTTTTTGTTTCTGGCGCCGCCTTTTTTTGCGTCTCTTTTCTCTAGGGCGATCGGAAGGGCGAGGGCAATCGAGCGCCAAAAAGTCGAGAAAAAGGACGACCCAATGACGCACCGCAAGGCAAAAGTCCTTTCCTTCTTTTCTAAACACTGTGTGGGCTGTTTGCTGCCCTTTTGTGAAGGCGCCGCGGCACCCAAGGCGCGACACGGACGAGACCTCCTCTTCTAGTCGGCGCCCTTTTTTTCGCACAAACTGCATTTGGTTCGTCTTTTATCTATTCTTTTTTTTTTCATAATGAAAAACCCCAAAAGTCTGTCTGCGTGGGCGCGCCAGGTGGCAACGGATTGCCGTCCGTTGCATGCGCCAGCGGCGACGCCGACCTCCTTGCGTGCCGTCGCGTGTGTGTGTGCGCGCGCGACCAAACCGCGGCACCGCCAAAGAGGAAAAGCACAAGCGCCCACTGCGACAGTCTGAGAAAAAAAAAGAAGAGACTGAAGGACGACAGAGAAAAGACGGCGACCAACAGACAAGGCAAAAAAGGAGGGCGCGCAGAAAAAACCAAAGGCGACGGATAAGGCGCACATAAATATCTCTGTGGTCCCATCTAGGCAAAAGGGCCGCGCGCTGCACGTACGCGCTACACGCCGAGTGCGCGGTAGATCAGGTACAACGCCCCCATGTACACAGCGGGCAGTCGCAACGACGGAGGCGCCGGTCACATCGGGTCGCCGACGCTGCCGGCGAGTCGCCCACTGTGCATACCCGTCCGCTTTCAACCGCTTGGCGGCACAACATCGGGTCCCCGGTGGGTGGGAGGCACCGGCGCGCTGGCGGCCGCGGCTTCCGCGCTTCCCTCGCCTCTGGACGACGACGACGATGGCAGAGACGACGGGCGCGGCATGGCTGTAGCCGCACGGTACGGAATGACGGAAGCTTGCGCACCGGACGCCGGCAACGCCAACGTCCCACCGCCGACCCCAGCCCCTGTCGACGGTGCGCTCACCACACCGTCCGCACAGACGCAGAGGCCATGGTTGTGGCCCATTATAGGCGCACTCGTCCTCGTCCTCGTTTTGTGCGGCGGGGGCGCGGCGTGGATCGTATGGCAAAAGCGCCAGCGGGCTCAAGCGTCCGCGGTAGCACTGGCGCCCGCGGACGCACGCGCGAGCGACGCGGTACCAAACGGTGGCGTGACGTCGAATGGCATCGCAACATCATCATCGTTACTATCATCGTCGTCACTGACAACGATGCCTGCATCGCCGCTGCTGCAGTCGCCGGTTTATACCGACAGAAACGAAGCCTTTGTGGCCCAGCCTCTTTCCTTGCCGTTTGGCCCAGTATCTCAGGCGGGCCTGGCGTCTTCGGCATCGTGGGCGTCCACCAACACGGCAGCTGCGACAGCGCAATGGGCACAGCCATTGGGCCAACCCGCAATGTCTGTGCTTGCAGGCTCGCCAAGACAACAGCAGCATCAACAACAACAACAATCCCATCATGGCTCCCACACAATGGCAAAGGCAAACGGGCAAGGCCAAGCGCGCGGCACTTACGTTATGGTGGAACGTCCGCCGCTACGCATGCGCAATGTGACGGCTGCGACTCGACGCGCCAACGCCTACTCGGACGACGAGGAGGACGAGGACGATAACCGTCGAGACGGCGGCAATAAAAATGGCCACAAAAACGACCGCCAAAGCACGCGGACCCAGTCTCGAAGCGCGAGCCGCAGCGATTTATGGACGCGCCGGGCGCCGTCGCAGTTTCGCCAGGTGCCCATGTCCCCTCAAGAATCCCATTACGGCGAAAATCCGGTGGCGCTCCCAAGGAGAGACGCGGACGGATACGGAAACGGCCGCGTGCAGCCGCAGCGGCACTCGCACCCCGCTGAACTGATCGACAAGAGCGATCACGTCGGCGGCGGCGACGGCGACGACGAAGACAGTCTCATCGGCGGTGTAGCAGACTATTGGGCAGACGCCGAGCGCGCGCGACAGACCTACTTTGCCTCGCCGCAAGAGAGGGCAGCGCACGCCATGAACCTGGGGCCGCACGCCTACTCACCCGATGGCACGCCCATGCCATTGCGTAGTTGAATCGGTGCGCCTCTGCCCGCGCACTCGACCAACCGGGCAACACAAAGAGATGCGAGACCGAAAAGGCCTTTTTCTTTTTTTTAAAAAAAAAGAGAATCATATCGCTTTGTCGTTGCTGTGCCGTTGGCGGCGGTGTACGGCGGCAGGTCAATCGACTGAAACAGATGGGCTCCATTGCTGGCATGGCTGCCGTGATAAGATTCGTCCATGATTTTTTAGACGTTGCTCGGCATTTGTTGTGGAGGGCATGCCACCGGCAAATTTTTGTCGTCCTATTTTTGTGTGTCAGGGGGGGGGGAGGCGGTCGGGTCTCTCTTTTTTTTCTTTCCGAGAGGGGTCCCCGGTTTGTGCCGCGATCCAAAGCCTTTTTGAGCCCTCTTTGGTGTGCCTTTTCCACGCGCGCGCTTTCTCTCTCCCTCACATTCTCTTGGCCATTAATCTGGCAAAGCGCGTCATTGGTCAGAGGCTAGGACAAGACTGAAAAAAAAGAATCAAAAGGAGAAAGAAGGAAAATGGGTGCCGACGGCGCGGCCTAATTTTCCTGGCCTCGCTCGTCCGTTCAGCGCGTCTCTCTACAATTTTATTTTCTTTTTCTACAATGCCGAGAAAAAATGCACAGCGATGGGTGCGCGCGCATATACCCAAAGCCAGTGCGGCGGTCGCGTGACGCCTTTTCCGTTTGTCTTTTCCTGCTGTTTCCTTTTTTTGGTGCGCGATGGGGCGGCCACGGTCAAAAGGAGCATATCAGCGCACGCGAAATGCGCAAACCCACGGTGAAACAGCCTATGGCGCCGACGATCAAGAACCCGATGGCCACAAGGGTCGTGGTGCCACAGGCGAAAAAGGCTGATCCGAGCACGATCCACGAGTGGCGGTGGTCGGCGGGTGTCGCATAAGGCCGGTCGGCGCCGTCGATATGGTGCCGCTGGCCAAAGCATGCCAGGGGCGAATAATAGTTGGCGGCCCCGATGCCCATCGCGCAGACCAAAAAGGCGACGGTGGCCACGACGAGGTACAGAGATATGCGACGCTCGTCGGCATCGGTGAGACGCAGGGAGCGCCGACGACGACGGCGACGCCGCCCGGTGCGCGGGCTTTCGGGATCGCTGTCGTCGGAATCGGCGTCGAGCGCGCGATCCGTATTGTCGTCCATTCCCTCAACAACGGCGTCGTGCGCACTATCGTCGTCCGTGCCACGGCGACGGTCTGGCGCGTCGCTCAGGGTGACGCGATACTCGTGGCGTGCGTGTCCGCCAACGGCTTGCTCCATCTTTTTCCCTGTCGTCCTTTTTTCCATATTGTTTCACGGTAAAAAAAAATAAAAAAATGGGGGCTGGCGCGTGAGCACGAGATCGGCATGTGTCGCGCAGCGCGACAGGCAAGGAAATAGAGAGACGCACCAAAGGCACACGCAAAGAGCGCGATGAAAAGACCAAGTAGCAAAGGGCGCGGCAAAACAGCGGTGCTCCGTGTTGCGGCGGTCGTCCCTCCTCTATTCCTTTTGCTGTTGTTGTTGTGCAGCCACTCTTTTTTCCCCTCTATCTCGACGTTTTTTTCCTGTTTTGTTTGTCTCCTTTTTTTGAAGTTTTTTGTAGATTCGGGGACGCGCGTGCCAGCGCGGGTGTCGTCAGAGGGCAACGTGCCTACCCTCTTTTTTCGAGCATCCATGCCAAAGGGAGACACGTCCGCTTTTTTGGCCTTGCCCACTTCGGGTTGCGGCACAACCGGCCATTCTGGGTGCAGCGCGCAACGGTGGCCCGCCTCGGCCACGGACCAATCTATGGGAAGCGAATGACAAAAGAACCATGCGACATTTTCCTTTTTCCCTTATCTGCTCGCATCCTGCCCCCGTTGTCGTCGTCTTTGTAACACCAAGAAAAAAAACGGACCGACATTTTTAGCTTTTTTGCTTCATCCAATGATCGCTTTTTTTTGCTTTGGCCCGCACAACAAAAAACAGGGCAGCATAAGGCCTGGCGTACCCGCCCTTGTTTGGTGTAGAGTTGATCGGATGCTGGTGACGGCGCCTAAAAAAAAGGAGAACGGCAGCGCCAGGCGCCAATAAGGCCCAGCGCATTGTCTCTGGTAAAACAAAAAAAGAACGCCAAATATTTGGACTCCCTTTGGGGTGGACGCCCTGTTGGGTGACCAAGGGGAATAGGGACCATCATCGGCGCTCCCTTTTCCAACCTTGTCTTGGTTTGTCCCTTGTTTCCCTTGTTGATTGCGCGCCCGCATTGGCGCCTGTCGCACATGTTCCTTGTTGAGATGCGCATGCGCCGGATGAGGCTCGGTTCACTCCTTTTTTTTCTAAAAAAAAGTATCGGCATGCGGTCGCCTGCCGTGTTTTCATTGTCGTGCGCGAGGCAATGCTTTCTCTCTCTCTCTTTTGCATCGGAAAGACAAAAGATGAAGCAGACCACAACCTGTGCTTGAACCATGCCAAAGAAGAAGGAAAAAAGACCCCAGGAATATGGGCAGCTGATGTGCACCGCCGGCATCAGCCCGCGCCACGGGCAAAGGCGCCCCACACGGCCTCGACCACGTCTGTGGGCAGGTCCGATGCCTGGGCGACCGCGCGGTACTGTTGGCGCAGTTCCGCCGAATCGCGCAGTAGGTCTACAGGGACGCCCGCCTGCGCGACCTCGTCGGCCAGTGCCGCCAGGAGCCGAGCCGCTTCCTGGATTTGGCTTGACCGCTGCGGTGGCGCGGGCGCTTGCACGATACGAGGCATAGGGAACGGGCTCCTGCGCCTCTGCATACCGACCACCGCTGGAGCAGGAGTAGGGCTGGGCAACGTGCTCAGTGGGGGCGGCGGCCGAATCGCGAGAGGCGCCGTGCCAGGGGCCGGAGTAGGCGACGGCAGCATGCTGAGCGGCGATCGAGCGGCAGCGCCAAAAGGCGGTCGGCGTTGCGGTGGTGCCGTCGCGGTCGCGGTCGTCGGATAGGCCGTGAGCGCTTGGATGCGTGGCGGGGGTGCCGGTTGCGTGCCATCGACCGTGATAAAAGGCACCACGGCGTCACGCGCCAGCGGCGGCGTGTAGGGCTCCACGCCGCCGTCGGATGTCTCGCGCACGCCGTGGAGAGCGACATAGTGGCTGCCCGCGTAGAGTACGGCGAGACAATCGCGGCGATAGTCGCGGCGTTCGGGCAGACCGGTCCCGGGGTCGATGGCCGGTTTGCTGGGCACGGCCTCGGGCACGAGCGCCGTCGCCTGCGCCGGGTCGACATAGTTGAAGATGACGACACCGCGCACGGGTCCCAGCGTCGGGTCGCCGACATCGGGCAAGAGCATGGACGCAAAGGCGTAGGCTTCGGCGGCACCGCCCCACCGCACCGATTGACGCATGGCGTTGCAGTAGGCGCGGTAGGCAGCGTCGACGTCGCCGCCCGCGGCGAGGGCCGCGAGATACTCTGCACTCGAATCGCGCAACAGTGTGCCCAGATCGACCGTGGTCACGGCGCCGGCTTCGCAGTCGTGAAAGACGATGGCCTTGTCGGCGGGGAGCGCGCGCTGTAGTCCGGCGGCGTCCCATGGGACGGCCAGCAGCGGCAGCGCATACGGGCGCACTTGGCTCCACGACAGCGTTTGGCGACCGTCGACGATGGTGCGCGCCAGCGCCTCGTAGAGCCAGAGCGCGTAACGCACAGCGAGATCGAGTGTGGGCGGTCTGTAGACGGTCGCCGCCGCTGCCGCTGCCGACCCGTCCGAGGGCGCCGGCGAGCCCATGATGGCAGCAACCGCGCCGGGCGCCGTCATCTCGTCGACCGACGTCATCGGACGTATGCGCGATACTCCCGTCACGCCTTGCATGTAGGTGACGGCACCAGCCGGAATGTCGTCGCTGCACATGATCAGGTATATGTAGAATTTGACCCACTTGGTGAGGCCGTTGAGGAGGAGCGCCAGCGCGTCGTTGGCCGGGCGGCCTACTTGCACGAGGCCGCCATAGTCCTCGGTGGCCCATGCGTCGCTGGCGCCCGACTGCACGTCGCGCGAAAAAGTGGCACCGCGCCCCAGGTTGATCCCGGTGAGCCGCTGAAAGAGCGCGCTGGCGATCGACCGGTAAAAGCACGCGCCATCCCCGTTGATCTCCTGGAGATAGTAGTCGAGCGGCGGCGCGTCGGGACCGGCCGCCACTTGAGGAGGCGGCGGCCGTTGGAGAAAGAGGGCCTCGTTGCGTGCGGTCACGATACGCACGCGACCCACGTCGACGGCATAGCGGTTGAGCGCTGTCTGCCGTTCGGCCGCGCCGGTGCGAGCGGCAACCAGCGCGCCTCGGTAGGCCTCTCCCGGTTGGCGCGTGACCCTGGACACGGCGCAACGCCACAGACGCCGTGCCCAATCAAGCGGGTCGGCCCCCGTGCCCCTGCCTGATGACGAGGGCGTGGAGGGCGATGATGATGGTGATGGTGGTGGTGATGGCAGGGGCGCAAAGGTATCGGGCCAGCGTTCGATGAGCGTCGCGGCGACCTCGTCGGCGCCCGCCGGAATGAAGCGCGCCGCACGCACATTCGGGTCGCCCGGACCATCGAGCGGCCGCCCAAGGGCATCGACAAAATCAAAGCGGCCGAGAATCTCACCTACTTGGCGCAGAAAAGTAGCGTCGGACCATCGGCTCTGGCGTTCGACACCTGATATTGTGGCGGTGAGGGCGCCGCTAAGACCCAGCGTGCCGTAGATGGCGTCGCAGTCGGACGCCGTTGGTTGGCCGACATCGCCCGCTGCCCAGTAGGGCACAGCATCGGGACGCTCCAAGTAGGACGTCAAAGCCTCGGCAGCGAGTCGGGCGATCAGAGGCTCCCATTGCGCTCCCGCCGCTGCCCCTTCGGGTCGGCGCTGGAGCGCTGCCCGCGGGCGTATCTCGTATGCGCGTGTGACCCGACGCATGCCTGCACGCCCACACTATGGGCGGCCCGGAGCCCGTGTATACACAAAGAGGAAAAAATCGCTTGGGAACACGAGGACGTGTTTTTCCTCTTTCTCTCTTGCTGGCTTTGGCCGCGAAGACTTTTTCGCTCTTTTCTTCTCTGCAGTGAGTGCGACCCCCTCTTGTCTATGGGGCACGCCCTTTTGCGCGCCGCCCGACCCCGATAGGCTTTGACGCGTACAAGAGAGGCCCCACCCCTTTGCAAATCCCCAAACAGAAGGTCCTCCTTCTGTGATCTCTTATTTTTTTTTAATCATCATGGCCAAGGCGCAGCACGCACACACGCGAGAATGGGACACGGCAGATAGGCACAGGTCTAGAAATCGCGGGCGCGCACCGAACCGCTTGCGGACATGCCGCACGCACACGGCACTGGTCACTCGGCGTTGGGGTCCTCATCCATGAGATCATCTTCGTCGTCGGCCTCATCGTCGTCGACGTCGCAGTCTGCCGTATCGTCGGCGGCCTCGTCCTCGCCGTCCAGGTCCACGTCGTCAATCTCGGCGTCGTCGTCATCATCGTTATTAAGGTCGTCGTCGCGGTCGCCCATATCGACCTCGTCATCGCATTGGTCGTCCTCGGCTGCTGCCACCGCGTCGTCCTCTTCGTCGTCGGGCGCACAGATATCGTCATCGCTGTCCTCTTCAAACACGTTGGCGCGTGCATATTGCCGTGAACCGATCTGGCCGTGCCTGTAGTCACGGCGACCTCGCGCGATGGCGCTGCTGCTGGTCGAGGCCTGGTCCTTGCGACGTCTGCCCGCGCCGCCACTAGCGCCGCGTCCCGTTGGCGTTGCGCTGCCACCGCTGCGCTCATAGGCATTGTCGGCGTCTACGTTGTCGTCATCATCGTCACCCTCGATGTTTGGGTGGCGCGGCCTGATCTTGGTGGTGGTAATGTTGCTACTGCTACTGCTGTCATCGTCATCGCTCCCAACCGTTGAGCGCCTGCGTGTGCGCTCTGATGCGCGGACCCGGCGCTGGGTCGCGTGCCCAACCGAGTCGTCGTCATCGTCGGTCGTATTGGGTTGGCTGTTTTCGCCTCTGGCGCCGCGCTTCCCGTGCGATGCACTGCCGCCAGCGCCCGCCCTGTTGCTGTCGGCGCTCGAGCGCCTGCGCTTTTTGTCGGCGGTCGCGCCAGCGCGTCGGGCGCGCTTGGTGCGCGGCGTCCCGTCGTTGCGCTCGTCGTCTGTCGTCGACGGCACGAGGCCGCCATCGCCGCATGGCTCGTCGTCGGTGCTCCATGCAGAGGAATCCATATCGGTCTCGCACCGATGCGCCGCACGCAAAGGCGCTCTTGTGTCGCCTGCCAGCCATGCCAAGAACACGGCATCGCACGCTTCGGCGTCCATGTCCAACCACACGTATCCATGTGCGCCTGTGGCGCGCATGCCCAACGCCACCGGCCACGCGTAGACGCGGCTGTCGAGCGGCTGCGGCAGCGTCCCGACAAATAGATCGCGCTCCGAGGCAACGACGGCTGCCCCCTCTTGAAAGACGACGATCGAGACAGAGTCGCGCGCGACATCCAAAGTCGCCATCGCAGCGGCAACCGAGCCCGGCAGAGGGAACCATGTGGGCAACGGCGCACTGTGCCATTCGACAAAAGGAGATACAGCGCAACGCCGCAAGAGGGATTCGGTATCGGCGCCGCCGTCGTTGTTGCCGCTGCTGGTGTCCAATAGGGGAACGACGTCTCTTTCCGACAATTGCAGCGTCGATCTCGTGTGCTCGCTATGACGCGCAGAGGCAACAACAGAGTCGACCGTGCGCGCGCGATCGCCCCCTTGTGACAGCAGCACGACTTTGACGCGGCTCGTCGCCGGCGGGTCGTGTGCGTCCGCCGGGGCGCAGGCAGAGCGGGCGACAGCGTGTAGAGACAAGGGCGGCCATCTCACTTCCGCGTCGGTCATATCGCTGTGTGGCCGCGGCAGATAACGAGAGAAAGAGGCGAGCGAGAAAAGAAAAACAGGTCGATGTTGGATACGAGCAGGTCGAGAAGAAGGAGAGAGAGACAGCGACGGCACAGAGCAACGCAAGGAGCAAGAGAAAATTTGGAAAAGGTGGCAGAGGCAAAAGACGAATGGATGAGACGGGGGTTGGGGAAAAAGACAAAAGGGTATTGCCTTGTCAACGATTGCGCGTGGGCGGCTGTTTGATCGGCCCAATGTATGCCATGCCAAGAGTGGCCGCAATGGAGCCGTTGTAGTGCGTGCCTTTTTTTTTGAACACATGATTCCAAACATGCCTGGCGACCAGTCGGGCATGTACATCGTTTTGGATGCGCGCCCGGACTGCGCACGTCGCGCCGTTGCGCCACGCCGGCGCTGTCTCTTCTTTTTTGACTCTACAGCGACCGCACGGAAAAAGGAAAAGGAGAAAAAAGCAGACACAACGACAGCGCGGCAGCCCAGAAAATGAGACCACAAAGTTTGCAAGCGCGGCAAATTCCTTTCTTTGCAACACCGACCGCCAGATTTTTTCATGCGGCGCGCCATGGGCTCGTGTCGGTGGGGAAAGGGTGCGGGCGCCGCCCGGATGGCAAAAAAAGCTGACCACAATGGATGCGCAGAGTCGTCCAATCGCGGCGGGAACGTTGTCAGCGCACTTTTTTTGCAAGCCGACCCTTTTCAGCCGTGTTTTTTTGCTCTCCCACCGAGCGACGACGAGAGTCCAAATCAAGAGACACCCTTTCGATTTTTGTCAAAAAACGATTTTTTATGGTATGGCCTCTCTGCTTGCTTCGTCTTCGTCTCTTTTTTTCTTCTCTTGCCCACGCAAGGAAAGGAGTGTCGGGCGGTTTATTTTGGATGAAAAAAGAGAGACAGAAATAAAAAAGCGGTTGGGCGCGAGGCGCTTTTACTTCTCGCCCAACGCAAAGGGCGCTCCGGCACACGCGGCACGCAGAGCAAGGGACAAAACTTTGGATGAAATGTGGCGGCCAATTCTTTTTTTTTTGGGGAGAAAACCAGCGCGCCCTTGCGCCTTCTTTCGGCGAGTACAAGCAGGCCGCAGCAAACCAAGGACGTGCTCCCTTTTTTTTCTTGGACACGTCGGCGCCTTTTCTGCTGGCCCGGCGGGTTGTCGATTTTCACGGCAGTCCGACGAGGCGTTTTGCCCTCGTGACTCGCTCAATGGGACATTGGGTGGTAGTGATAGGCCCCGGGTGCGGTGCCCATCGGCAGACCGGCCGAGAGGTTGCGGGCCGTGGCCTCTGGGTCGACGAGGTCCACGATGCGCATGAGCACGGATGCGGCGACCTGGACGTCGTGTGCGTGCGAATCGAGATAGGCCACGGGGTCGATGCACTCGACCTCGATGTGGTACTGCGCCGGGCCGCGTCGCTGCCTCTGCTCGGCCTCTTCTTTGGTTCGTCCGGACCAGACCATGGTGAGGTCGACGGCCCACGCGCCCGACGCGAACCTTCGCCTCTGGCGTATGGCCACGTGCTCGGGATGCGCCACGTTGGGCACGCGATTGGGGAGTACCTGCTCCTCTCGGGACAGCGCCACGCGCACGTCGTAGCCGCGCCGTCGGCGCTTGCAACGTGCTGCTGCGGCGGCACCGCCGCCAGAGCCTCCGGTCTGCATGGCCGATGTCGTCGTCGCCGCCGCAGCGCAACACGACGCCGACGGATCGCCGGCCACAGCAAGAAATGTGCGCTTCTCAATGACCTTTTTGTGCTGGTGGACGACGCTAATACGCTCTTTGCCATAGGAGGCGATGGTGCGCACGGGCTCGTTGGTGAGGGGCAGCACATAGTGTGTGACGTGGTCCTCGCGCCAGCCGTGTGATCGCGCCTCGTCCCAGGCGTCGCCCATTTCGAGCAAGGCCAGCGCGGCGTACCACGACGTCGGCTCGACGCCGGGCTCAAAGGAGCCGTTTTCGCCGACGGTGCCCAGCCTCGCCTCGAGTTCGATGCCACGCGCACCGCGCGGTCCGCGCCCCCTGGCGGCAACGTGCCCGGCGATCACCTTGCGCATCAGCGCCGCCGTGGGCACCAGCGCAGAGATGGCGCCGGCCAGGTGGGGCATGCATGCGGTCAGTGTGTCGTCAACGGAGCGCGCGGCAGGATCGACGGGGGTCGAGTCGGTGGAGCAGATCGCCGCGGCCATGTCGTCGCGATGTAAAAGACGCCCCTCTCTCTTTTTTTTCCTCCACCCCAGCCTGCGGCTTTCCTTTTTCTTGGATCAAAGATTTTTGGGTGGGGGGGGGGGAGACGAGAAAGTCGGTGGGAGGGGTCGCTTTGTCGTGTGCGTGTGTGCGTCCCCTCTTTTTTTTGCTCCCTTTTTGTGCACGCGTGCCTTTCTGTCTTTCCGTTTGTTTTGTTTGTTGGCTCCACTCAAAAGGAAAAGGCGGTCGATCGCGTGCGTGCGTGTGCGCGCGTTTTTCTCGCCGTTGGGCGAAAGGGCCGGCAGCTGCCTGTCCTCGCACGCCGCAGAAAAAGCAAAGTTTGGCCGCTGGGCGCCGAGGGGTGCGCAAAGGGTCGCGCTATCGAGCGCGCACCAAGAAGCAGGCGGGCGAGCCGGCCGGTGCAAAGAATGATGCCAAAGAAAAAAAGAAAGAAAACAAAAAAAGATGCGTGCTGTAGCGCGGGCGACCCACCCAAGGGCGGGGAGCACGCACGTCCCCACTGTCCGCCATGGACGTATATATGCCCCGCTCCCAAATCAAAAACCCCACAAAAAAGGGGGCAAAGCTGCGAGGGGAGAAAAGCAAACACACAGCCGCCTGAGCGCCAGAAAAGGGTTCAAAAAGACATCTATAAAAAACGTCCCAGAAAGCGGCTGCGGTCTGTTGTTTGGTATGCCCAAAAAAATGGCAGCAGACGCACAAAAGACATGCCTGTTCTTGGGACTTTTGCGTGTGCCCCAAGCGGACCAAACAACAGGGCGCAGAGGCACTTTTTGGGGCGTGATTTGATTTTTTTTCTCGACAACGATTTACGCTCGCGCCTCTTGGGGCCTTGAGGACTGTCGACTCGCTTTTGGGCAGCAGCGACGCGACTGGCGTTTCCTTTTTTGGTCCTGTACATTGTCGTATGTGATTGGAGCGTTTTTATATACGCAAAAAAGTCCGTTTCGCGCCTATGGGACGGTGGAGGTGGCGACAGTTGACCTGAGAGGGGAGGACTTGCACCGGCGATTTTGCGCCGCACTAGAGGGTGTGCGCGCGCATCCGCGGAGTCTAAAGAGGGAGAGAGGAAGCGGGTGCAATGAAGAGCGGGTACAAGACAGAGCCAGGAGCGCGCCAAAAGGGCACACCCTCTTGTATCGTCCCAGGACACCGACACATTCGACACGGTGATACCGCCGCATACTTGCCCCGCCCCTTCTCTGCTCTGCTAGAGGCGCTATCTGCCTGTTGACGCGACGCCTTTGTGTTGGTCTCTGGTACGCATGCAACTTGGATCTGTCCCCTCTCTTGTGCGTGCGTTTTCAAAGAACCTTTTTTGCGGCTTTTTTGCGCTCTCTTGTGGTATATCGCCATCTTTTTGTCTTTTTTTTGCGTGGCTTTTTATGATGCCTCGCGTTGCCTCTTGTGTGCATGTCGCACACACGCTCCTTTCTGCGTGGCCCCGGCATTGTTGGGCCGATTTCCTTCTCCGTCTCTCTGCCTATTTTCTGATCGTCGAAGCATGCGCGGCCATCCCATAAAACAGGCAACCTCCTCGTTGTTCCTTTGTGGGTCGTTTTTTTGACGTGTTCGCCCCCTTTACGCTTGCGCGCGCTCTAAAAGCCTGTCACCTGCCATTGTTCTCGGCGTTTTTTCCCTTTTCATTCTCCTCTTATGACTTGTCCATTTTGATCGCGCGCCATCGCCCGACGCACCCGGTGTCTCGCCCACGCTTTCCTACCTCTCTGCATCTCACCGTATTGTCTGTTCTTCTTGTGTGCTTTGCCCGTGCAGCGCGCGCCCCGTTTTGCCCTCCTTTTTTTCGTTTGCGTGGGCGTCCGCCGTCTCTTCCACCCAACGCCGTCTGTCGTCGTCGTCAACGACCCAGATCATCGCTCGCCATGTCGGCCGTTTCTCCCGCTCCTCCCGCATCCTCTGGCGCCGAACAGGCTCGGGCCGGCGGTTCGTTCCGCCTGTCTGCCGAGAGCAGGCAGAGGGCGCAATCGCGCTTGCAATGGGATGCCACGGAATGCGCGCGCGCTCGCCCCGAGGCCACCACGCTGGATCGAGTGTTTACCAGCGGCTACGATTCGGCGTCCTCCGTCGAGATTGACCGCGCGCGCGCCTACACCGACGACGAACTCACGGACCTGCTCAAGATGGCCTACCATGAATGGCGCATGCCGCCCGAACGCGACGGCGAGTCTGTGCAGTGGGCGTGTGAGCGATTCGGCGTCGATGCGCACGCACGCATCGACCTCGCCACCGTGTCTGCCCGTGCGCGCGACGCCGTCAAGCGCGTGTCGTACCTGATGGCGCTCTTTGCCATGCGCGGACGCATCAGCAAGACCAGCGAATTCAATATCCAATGCAGCGATCTGTTTTTCCGCATCTTTGAAACGATCCAATATGCCTACTATGGCGTCGAGAGCCGCGCGCGCATCATCAACGCCCGCGACGATGGCCTCGCCGTGGCCGGCTCGCTCGATTCGGCCATGTTCCGCTTTGCCACGATGGACCTCGGCGAGGTGCTCAAGCCCAACGAGAGCCTCGTGCTCTTTCTGCTCCGCCAGTTGGCCGCGCACGGCTATCGGCGGTACAAGGGCCACTGCTACGAGCAGGTGCTCGTCGAGGGACCGGCGCCACCCAGCGAGATCGAGGCGGCACGCGCCGCGGCCGAGAGGAGCGGTGCCGAGGTCCCGCCTTTGGACGCGATGACCACCAAGTACGACACGCACGCGTGGCGCCAGGTGTGCAGCATCAAGGCCTTTATCTACCGCGTGACGCGCAAGGAGGTCTATTGGGAGCAATGGCGCAACCTGCACGCCAATGGTGCCGCCAAGCACGCCGTGGAGGCGCTCGAAAACTGTACGGACGTCGAGTTCCCCGACCTGGTGCCCAACCGGCACGTGTTTGCCTTTCGCACGGGCATCTACGACTGCATGTCGATGACCTACACGCCCTACATCGACCCGGAGACGCGCGAGCGCAACCACATCGACCCGCGGCTGGTGGCCTGCAAATATTTCAACATGGACTTTCCCGAGCAGTACGCCGACGTGATCGACGACTGGTACACCGATATCCCGACGCCGCACTTTCAGCGCGTGCTCGACTACCAGGAACTGGGCGCGCCGGGCCGCGAGCGCACCGACGTGTGCAAGTGGCTCTATGTCATGATCGGGCGCATGCTCTACGACGTCGGCGAGATGGACCAGTGGCAGGTGATGGCCTTTATCAAGGGCATAGCCGGCAGCGGCAAGTCGACCATCATCAAGGTCATCCAGAACCTCTATCCCAAGGCCGACGTGGCCGTGCTGTCGGCCAACTGCCAGGAAAAGTTTGCCCTGGAGAGCCTGCTCGACTGCCTGGCCTTTGTGTGCAGCGAGGTGCGCGAGGACTTTCGCCTCTCGCAGGGCGAACTGCAGTCGATGATCTCGGGCGAGGACGTGGCCATCAACCGCAAGTTCAAGACGGTCGAGACGCGCACGTGGACCGCGCCGGGCTTCTTTGTCGGCAACCAGACGGGCAACTGGATCGACGCGCAGGGCTCGATGACGCGGCGCTTTGTCATGTGGGAGTTTCTGCGCAAGGTCAAGGACTCGGCGCACGGCAAGGTGGCCGACCCGAACCTGGGGCGCAAGATCGCGCGCGAGATGCCGCTCCTGTTGCTCAAGTGCAACCTGGCCTACCGGCACGCGTGCAACGAATTCGGCGACAGCGACATCTGGGACGTGTTGCCCAAATACTTTACCGCCACGCAGCTTCGGCTCAAGGCCCAGATCAACCCGCTGGTGGGCTTCCTCAGCGACTCGGACTCGATCGTCACGGGTCCCACGCGCTACGTGCTGCTCAAGGAGTTTCGGCGGCTCTACAAGGAGTGGCTCACCCACAACAACTTTGGCCGTCCGCCCAAGTTTGTGCCCGACCACTACGAGTCGGTCTTTGAGGAGTATGGTCTCACGATCGAGACGGGCAAGCGCGGATGGAGCGGCGAGGCCGTCACGGCGCAATGGGTGGTCGGAGCGGCGATCGTGGCAGAGCCCTGCTTTGATACGGACAGCGCGCAACCGCCCCTCGATGCCACCGAGGCGGCTGCGTCCCTGTCGTCGTCCTCCTTGCCATTCTCGCCGTCCTCCTTGTCGTCGTCGTCGGCGTTCGCGTCGGTCGCTTCCCCGACGCACTCGATGTATGGCGTTGAATCCGACGGAACGCAGCACGACGACGCCCAACTATCGCTGAGCACTCCATCGACGCCCATCCCCGTGGGCGGCTACTTTACCGACGCGCCGCAAGACGACGCCATGGTCCAAGACAACTAGGCACCCGCCGAATGAAAAAAAATGGCCAAGAAAGGAGGAAAGAAAAAGAAAGAGAGAGAGAGAGAGCAGCACAACGGCGGCGACGACAAGGGAGTGCGCTTTGGTTCCCTCGTCCCTGCACTGTTGGCTCGTGTTGTTTTTGTTTGCCCTCTTCTCTCTCTCTCTATAAATCTATTTTTCCCCTAAACAAGAACAAGGAAGGAGGAAAAAAGAAACCGCCGCGCACACGATGCCCGCCCAGCGGTCGCACTTTTTTTCCTTCTCACGCGGATCGTAAAGGAAAAAGAAGAGAAAAGTTACGCACGGAAAGATGGGCCCGTGTGCGGGGGTCGCCCTTGGGCACTGGGGCACAATCGGCGCCGTGCCAATAGGCCACAGAGAAAAAAAACAGGCGAAAGAATCTGTTGGTGGTGCTGGTGCGCCTCCGGCAAATGTCGCGTCTTTTTTTTCCTTTGGTCGCTGCGCCTTTGTTTGCCTTTTTTTCCTCACTCTCATTCCCATGGTTTATTTTTCCCACAAGTGTTTTGTTGGGTTTTTCCTTATTGCGTTGGCCTGGTTTGGCGAGACCCCAACTTGCGAGGCTCGGGTCGCCGTTGCGTCCGCCGCCCGCGCGGCCCGATACCTACCCCCTTTTTTGTTCTCGCGTAGCCAACCAAAGAAACAATTGAGTCCTCTATCGGCGTGGGTGGCTTGTTTGGGCGCGTGCACAAATGATCGCACGAAAAAGATGCATGCAGTTTGGGGGGGGGTGACAAAATGGGACCACTGGACGGCGGCGCGCGGCTCTCTGTCCGCAGAGGACCCTATGACAAAAAATGCTCTGAGAGAGGAGGGTGGGCGGTAGACACATGGCCAAAAGCGGCGCAGACCTTTCGCACCGTCCCGCGTCTTTGGCCTTTTTTTCGCCCCTTAGTGCGCGCTCTCTTTTTAATAAAAGACCCCCCCGTACTAGTAAGAACGATGGACGTGGGTGTTGCTTTGAGGGGCGGGCCACGGAGCGCAGTGGCAGCGGGCGCCGCGCGTGTGGCGATCGCCTTGGCCATGGCTGCCTCGCTCTTGCTGGTGGGCGCCGACCGTCATTGGGCTGTGGTGGTTGTGGGCGTGTGCGTGCAAGCGACTGTCGCGCTCCTCCTCGTGCGGGCCTGTGTGCAGCGCGACGAATACAACGGTGCGTCGCCCGACCGCTTGGTGTGTGGGTGTGAGTCAAAAGCCTATTCTGTGTTTCTTTTTGTTTCCTCTCGCCGATGGATGTTCTCTTGGGCCTGCGGGCGCGTGCGGCGCAAAAAAAAAGAAGAAGACTGCCTGCGCCATTTTTCGCCTCCAACGCGCAAGGCTCGTGCGCCTCGGTTTTTTCCCACCGAGGGAAAACAAAAAGAGCGTCTGTGTCGCACGCGCGCATGCGCGCGCTTCCTTTTTTTTTTATTGAGCCGTGACCGGTCGTCGGGCGCACTTTATTGCCGCCTCTGCCGTTTTTTTACACGGCCGACGCTGTTCTATTGCATTGAGAGTGAAAAAGAGGCTGTCCTTCCTTTGCTTTTTTCCCCTCTTGGCAGACCGCCAGAGTGCCGTGTGCTTGTGTGGATGGAGCAAAAAAGGAGAGGTCCATGTTGTTTACTCTTTTTTTTCCCTCAATGTCTCTTTGTGTGGTGTCGCGAGGGCAGATGCGGCTGTCGTCGCGTGCCTCGCCATCGAGCCGGCCGTGCGGCAAGTGGGTGCCGCTCCGGCATGCGGCGCGCCCGTCTCGCCGACGTGTCGACATTGCGCAACCCAGTGTGGTCTGGGCGACGTGGTATGGTTTTCGAGAGAGCACCGCGAGTGGCCCGTCTACGCTGCCTCTGTGGCGCTTTGCCCTGCATGTCAAACCGTCGACGCGTGCGTGTGGTCAAAACGCGGCGCCACGGTGCCATGGACCGATGAGACCGAGTGCGCTCGCATTCACGGAGACAACGTCTTATGTGCGTTTGGATGGCGCGACCCGCCACTGTCGACCGCCCTCGTTCGTCATCTGAGCGTGCGCGAGGTCACCCTCTTTCATGGCGGCTGGCAGTTGACCGTGCCCTTTGAAGCGCGGCAGGTGACGATGGCCCTTGTGTTGGACGACAGCGAGCGCACGCATTCGCGCCTCGTGTGGCACAGGACAGAGCGTCACCACGCGTGGCCCTGGTACTTTATGTCCCCGCAGCGCGCCTCTGCCGTCCGCGGCCAATAAATCATGCCAAGGTGTAGGAAAAAAAAAGAAGGGTCGGTCGCGGCCGGTTGTAGGCGCTCGCTCGCCGCACAGCGCTCTCATTTTTTTCTCCTGTTGTGTGAGTCTTTGCGATGGCCCGTGTCGCCCTGTGATGAAGGCGCGCGTGCGGCACGATGAAAAAAGTCTAGTGGCCAAAGGCGCGCCAGGGCGGCGCTCCTCTGTCGGTCGTTGCCAGGAACAGCGATACACGCTGACAAAAAGGGGCAAGGCCCGGTGGCGATTTTTTTCCAGAAAAAAATAGAACAAAGAGCAACCCCCAGAAAAAAAGCGCCCAACGAGGCAAGGCGACGGCGCAGATGGGCGCCGGCGCACGTGGCGGGCGATAGGCGTGCGCGCTGCGAGGCCCAGGGGCGCGCCAGCGGTCGCCCGTCCTCTGTTTTTTCCCTCTTTTTCCCTCTCGGTCTTTTGCGCCGTGCCCTCGCGTCGCGCCGCCATGCACTCCAAGACAAAGAGCCCTAGGGAAAAGCGAACCACGCGCGTGCTACCTCCCTTCCTGCTCACCGACGCCAAAGCACCAAAGAGACTTTTTTTTCCAAAAAAAAACAAAAAGCCAGTTGGGCCACGACGCCAAGCGCACCCTTTCTCGTCTCCCGCTCCCGGCACCGTGTGCCCCCCTCAACGACAAGAGACACTCACAGAGCGCGCGAGCAGACCATCCTATTTGGGCGACAATCTGCGCAAAGGGTCCTTGGGTGCGAACATCGCACAGTCGTTGCACATAAACAAGAGCGGACGCGCGCGCCCCCTCTCCCCAAGAGCCTAATAGGAGGACACTGTCGACGATATGGCCGCCCTGTGGCAGCAACAGAGGCCGTGGGCCACCTCGTGCTCGGCCGTGCGCTACGCGGGTCCCGCCGCGGCGCCGTTCCCCGCAGCCGCCGTCGTCACGCCAGCCCCTGCTGTGCCTGTCGCCGCGACAACGACGACGACAGCGGCGGCCCTGGTACCCGTCACCACCGTGCAGGCACTGGAGCGCAGCAATGAAGTGCTCTCGCGGCAGCGCTGGGCCGCGGTCGGGCTGGTACTGCTCGCCGCCGTCATCCTCCTGGTGCTCATGCTCTGGGTGTGGCTCAAGGACCGGTGCACGGGCGATGGCGACTGCGCGTCGCTCTGCCCGCGCGCCGACGTGCCCTGTGCATCGCGGTGCAATCGCGGCCGATGCGAACAGGTGCCCGTATCGTGCACCCAACCAGGACAGGCGTGGTGCCCGTCGCGCCGCGCGTGCATCGACACGCGCACCGAGGTATGCGCCGCACCGGGGTTCATGCCCGTCGCTCCAATCACACCGCCTCCGCCTGTCTCGCCCGTCACTCCTCCGGCACCGGCGCCTGCCGTCCAGCACGCCCTCGTTGGCCAACAACAACAACAACAACAGCAGGCGGCGCCGTTCCCTCTACCGGCGGCGCCGTGGGGCGCCGCCGGCGGCATCGCACCGGTTGCAACGCCCACAGAGCCCGTAGGACCCGACGATTTCACGACCGTGACCTTGGTGCCCGTCATGATGCGGTGCGTGTGGGAGGCCGCCTATGGTCCGCAGACCGTCGTCGTCAATGGGGTCACCTATGTTGTCGACGCGCAGGCTGGCACGGTGCACCTCGTCGATGGCGACGGACGTCTGTGGGAATGCGGCTCCGGAGGGCGCTGGTGGCACATGGGTCCACTGGACGGCGCCGGGCCGGCAGCGATGAACGGCGGGGATTCAAACGGCGACGGTGATTATACGGCAGCGACAGCGGGGGCGGCCGACACAGTCGTCGTGTGTTGGGACCAGGGCGCGGACGTCGTGTGGACGAGCGACGCCTACGGCCGCACATGGGCCGCGCCGCGCAAGGGTGCTCAGGGATGGGCGCCCTGCGATCCCACGACGGGCGCATCATCCGTGGCACCGCCTCCGCCCGTGCCCATCAACGCTGCGACCGCGCGGCACGACATTGCGCGCGGCAGGGCCTCGGTCTCGGCCGCGGCCGCCACGATCGCGCCCACCGCGCCGTAGATCGCGCTGGTGGTTTCCTCAACATCCCCAGGACACCGCACCGGCCCTCTTCTTCTTTAAGAAAAGAAAAATAAAGGAAAGGGTTTCATTTTTTTGCCCGTCTCGCAGACACACACAGACCTGGCGAAAAAATAGGAAAAACACACACCGCACACCACCGGCGGCTCCTGCGGGAGAAAAAAGGAGGGGAAAAATGCCCCTGGCGGCACCGCAGCCAATGCGCGGGCGCGTCACATGAGAGCGAGAAAAAACAGGGAGCGCCTTGGGACGCCCTTGGATTGCGTCGCGTCGCGCCGGGCAAAGCGAGAAAGACCAGGCGGACGAACGCATCGCCAACACCGATTGGCCCCCTTTTTTCTTTTTGTATCTCCGTCGCGCGTCGGCACGCCCACATCGAGGCAGAGAGCGCGCACCGATCTGCTCGGTGTTCTAAAAAAAGAACTCCACGTACCCGTGCGCAGCATATTGCAGAGTCTGCCTGTTGGTTTTCCCCCTGTCTTTGACAACGAGGACGGTGTCAACGAGAACCGCACACACCCACGCGCGCGCACGCACAACGACAGCGCCAGCAGAACAAGGGCGACCGCGCGCCCACCGTTTTCTTTTAAAAAAAAAGGAACAAGGTTCGGCTCTCTCTCTCTCTCTGGGAGGTTGCCCGTCGTGCCTGATCAGTGTCTGATGTTTGTTTGGCCTTTGTTTTGTGCGGGCTTGTGTATGTCCATGGCCACTGCGGCTCTCTTTCTCTCTCTCTGGCTCCTTGTGCGCGCGTGTTGGTCTCTTTCTGCCCGGCACACAACCGCGAAAAAAAGAAGGCGGCGCCCGATAGGGAAAACCGTAAACGGGCTCGTGTGCGTCCTCGTGTGCGCGACATAGATAATGGCAACAATGACAATGAGCATGATGGCGGCGATGTGCGATCTCGACGCAATCTCATTGCGACCCATGGGGGGTCGCATGCAATCGGCGATGGCAGTGCAGCAGCAGCAGCCACCCTCGCCGGCCAACTCGACAACCGCAACGACGAAAACGCACGTCGCCGCGACCGGGGCGACGGCTGCCGCTGACGACCACCGCGACACTGACGCGCATCCATTGCATAGGCGCTGGGCATGGTGGGTGCACCGTCCGTGCTATGAGGGGTCGTCCTACGCGGGCACATGGGAGCCCATGGCCAAGGCACACGTGTCTACGATCGAGTCGTTTTGGCGTCACCAGAACAATTTGCCCTCGCCCAACGCGCTCTTTGGCGCCAACCGCGAGCGGGTGCGCGACGGGGCCGCGAGCGCCATCGAGGGCATCTCCTTCTTCGAAGCCGGCGTGCTGCCCGAGTGGGAACACGTGCGCAACGCCATGGGCGCCAGCGTGGTGTTCAAGGGTGCGTTCGGGCCGCGTCACGCCAGCGCCGTGTGGGAGCGCGTTCTGCTGGCGCTCGTGGGCGAGCAGACCGGCGACGACTCGGAACGTATCACGGGCGCGCGCATGGTCGACCGCATAAGCAGCATGCGCGTCGAGGTGTGGCTCGACGACGACGACCCGCAGTTGGCCGATCGCGTGGGGCGCTGGTTCTTGGCGCACGCGTTTGACGGCGTCGTAGCGCCAGGCGCCGTGCGCGATTTCTTTGTCTCGCCGCACGTGCAAGCCAAGAGCACCAAGGGCGAAGGCTACCGCGCAGCGCCCCACGTGCGGCGCCCGTCCGCGAGTGCGACGAGACGCGCGCCCGCTCCCGAAGGCGCGTCTCGATCGGGGCGTGGCGGCGACAGGGCGCACGCCAGGCCTCCCCACGGGACCCGCACCGCGCCCGACCGCGTATTCTGATGCGGTTGTTCCGCGTCCCTCTTTTCGCGCTGCCATTGTGTGCGCCCTTTTTTTGTTGAAAAAAAAATCCCGCGACGCAAAGAAAAATGAAATTTGGGAAAAAAACGACAATGGCCGAGGGCTTGGGTCTCGCACAGGGCAAACGGCCTGATCGTATATTGCCGAAATGTTTACACCTTTTCCCCGCTGCCATAAAGGCCGGCAGCGTGGAACTTGGGGGCGCACTGCACCTACCCCCCCCCCCAATTTCGCTGCAGGAGATTTGGAAACCTGAAAAAAGGGGGCCAGAAAAACCAAGACCGAGGTCGACAAGCAAGGAACAGGCGCGGCCCACTCGATGCTTGGCGACGGCAGGTCGCCTCGATCCTGGCTTCGGACTTGGCTAAGCGACTTTGGCCGGCCACGAGCCGACATGTATGTGATTCGAACCCACTCCTCCCATCATCGCTTATTGTGCCCGGTCTGTGCAATATCCGACCCGCATTTAAATCGATGCACCGGGCCACGATTAACGGATCGAGCCTTTTACCCAGTATTATCCACAATAAAACCTGATTTCAGCCATAAGCGCCGCTTTCCTCCTCGACAGGCAACATTGGGCCTTGCGTCTCGCGTGCCATATCATGGACAGAAGCGTCCCCGAAACAAAGGAAACGAGCCAGGCCGCATTCCTGGAGAGCAAGAAAAGAGTAGGCGACTGTAAAGACAAAGAAGCTGCTGCTGCCGTTCCAGTGCGAATGGATCATACAATGTCTACTTTTGAAACACAACAAACCGAAATCGTTAAAGAATCCATCAGTCCCAAGCTAGCGCGCATGAGGGAAAGAGCCTGGGAAGAGGCCAAGGCCAAGGTGAAATCCGATGGGTACGTCACCACATTTGGTTTGCACCGACTGCGTGCTCATAGCAACTCTTGCCACTAGGCTATACGGTGCCCACGGTTGCCCGGTGGATGCGTGCGGCTCTTTGGGGCGGGTGTTCTCGGTGTTGGACGTCGTCGATCTCGAGGACTTCTTCCGCACACTCGATGCAGCCGTAGACGTCTGATTTGCTGCTGATGTATCAAGACAAAAATTCGTTGCGCGAAGCGCATTGCTTTTCGTCGCACATACGTTGTATCCCGCCACGTATCTCTGTTCAGATGCGGCCTCATCGGGGAGGAATAGCGACAGGACTCGATGGGGCGGTCGACCAGATTGAATGCGTGCGTCTCTTTTTTTCCCGCCCAAAGAAAGAGGCGAATCTTCTCTCTGTTCTTGCCAATGTGTTGCTCGACGGATTTTCGCCAGTTTTCTTTTGGCCCCCGCCCCAATGCGCTGTGTCTTTTTCTCTCGGCGCTTTGGCGTTGGTCCTTTTCTCCATCGGCCGGCAAAGGGCTGCCGCTCGGGAAAAAAGTGGACCCTTTTTGGCACAGCAAAAAACCACAGAACCAGACCTCTCTATCCCAATCCGCACAGAGTGAGCGCGTATGCTTTGGCGCGCACCAACAAGACCAGGTTTTTTGTGCGTGTCCAGTTGAGTCGATAAGAGACATAGAAAGGCGCATAGAGAGACATAGAGAGAAGAATCAGGGATGTCACAAAGGCGGCGCGCCATATTGGCCACAAAGGTGAACAACGACGCCCAGCGGGTTTTGCGCAAGCGGGATCCGCCGCCACCGCCGCCACCGACCCTGCACGCTGGCGGCGTTATCGTCTATAGCCCCGTGCTACCGCATGGATTTGCCGCGCGTCTAGAACCGGGACCTGTCGATGCGACAACGGCGGCGAGGGCTGCGTTCAGCGTGTCATGTCTGCGTTCGGCGGGACCCATATGCCGCAATGTGCTAGGACCCCTCGCGCACACGCTCGGTCGGTACTTTGCCGGTGGTGGTTTCGTCAGCGTCGTGACGCGCGCCGGCGTGCCACACAATCACGAGTCACTCAATGCTGTCCTCGTGTGGAGACGTCCGGCCACGCGACCGGGCGAGGGCGAGCGCGCCGCGCGCCGCTGGCTGGCATCGTGCGCTATAGCCCAGGCCGACAGTGTGCGGTGGCACCCGAGGCGCTTTGTGCCGTGCGACGCCGCTCTCGATCTCGTTTACTTTTACCTGGCCGAGGCGGCCGCGCCCGCCAGTCTGCTGCGCTCCACGTGCGGCGAGATGTGTGCCTGGCTGGCGCGCTCCGGTGCCTTGCTCACACGCCTCGCACAGGCTCTAACGTACGCCGAGACGGATGACGCGATCTGTCCGATCGACGTCCGACGATTGACAACAGCCTTTGATGCCATGCGACGGCGTCACACTGGTCCTCAACGCAATTCGAGACACCAACAACGCCCCTCTGCCGCACGCGACCTTGGCAATGAGGTGGAATGCGACGTTGAAACGGTGGGGTGCGGCTGTCCTTCGCCACGCGTGTGCACAGCGTGGGGACCCGAACGCTCCGTAGGCGCATGGCAGCGCAGCGCTTTCAATAGCATCTCTTTTGTCGCTGCGACGCCCGCACGTGCGATCGATCCCGCCCACTTGCGGCTTGGCTATTCTCGATCCGCCGTGCTCAACGACGATGACACGAACATGTACTGTGCATATCTCGACGACGCCGCAGTCGACAGCGCGACGACATGCGGTGTTGTCGGGCAGGATCGCGCGTACGGCGGACAGCAACAACAACATAAGCAGACAGGGCAATCACTGTCAGACACGATGCCGACGACGCTTGTCCCGTGTCCCTACTCGATACCTGTCAACGTGAAAACGGGTGGCGTGCCATGTCTTGGCCGCACGGTCACTTCCCAGGTCGCGGCAGGTAGCGACGCGTGTGGCGATGACAGTATGTGGACCGATGTTGGTGACGCCCGCGACCGTGACGATCATACCGGCCGGTGCAAACGAAAGCGCCACCGCACCGACGCCAACACCCAAACCTGTAACCGAGCAGTCGATGACCACGGCGATGACGATGGACCTCCCGCAGGCACCGCCGACCTAGGCAGCACAAGTGGCGTGGACCATGCCATTGACAGCGACGACTTTTGGGAATGGATCAACCAACAGTTTTCAACAGATATAGACGCCCTCTTTTAGGCTGCCTTTTCACTTGTAAGTTGTTGTCCTCGGCAGACTTGGCATGGTGGCCGCTCGTCTTTGCTTTTTCTTTTTTTTTGTATTTCTCTTTCTTTTTGCATCTCTCTCTCTGTCTCTTTTCCTATTGCAGTGGAGCGCGACAGCCAAGTCTCGTCGCTTGTGCGGCCGTTCTTTTTTTTTTCCGAAAGCAAATGGCCGCTTGGGTCCCTTGCTTTTGCCGCCCTTTTCTTGCCTGGCGGTGGTGTCGGCGTGCGCACGCACAAAGCCGACGGCACAGCGCCGGCAGACGACTCTTTTTCGTGGGAAAAAGGTCAGAGGAAACGCACAGACTAAAGATCGGGATGATTATGCCGGCGAGAGGCATGGCCGCCGCCCCGCGCCACCGCGCGTGGCTGGCCGTCGAGAATGGCGACCACAAGTTGGCGGTCAGCTGGAGACCCAAAGGCGACCACTGGCCGCCTGGTCGTGGCGATGACACGCCCCAACTCGAGATCGATGACCAACGCGCACCGACCGTCGTTGTCGTCGCCGAGGCTGTCTAGATGGTCGGCACGCATGACGCAGGCCTCGGTCCAATACAAGCGGCGCCGCGCGACGCCACCGACCCGATCGGCCATCCATTCGAGCGCCGCGGCCCATATGGGTTCGCGACCAAAAGCGGCTGTCGAATGTGCGTGGTCGAGCGCGGGGAGGCATGCTGCGGCGTCGCCGCAAAAGCGCTTGCCGAGCGGGGCTTCGAAATGCACGTCGGGACATGCGCCGCAGCGTTCAGCGTACTTTTGCCGTACGACGGCCGAGCGGCGCGCCTGCGCGCGGCGCGCCCACGCCGACACGACAAACCCGATGATGATCACGGCAAGGATGACCGCCGCGACGCTCACACCCAATGCAACAGGCCAACTGAGTGCCCCCCTTGGGCGCGATGCATGTCGAGGCCGCATTGGGCGCCGTCTCACGTGCGCTGTGGCGTTTCCCTTGTTTGCGCTTTCTTTTTCGTGCGCACAGACGCAGGACGGGCTCTATTTTTTCGTGTAGGAAATGGCCCGCTGTTTGGAGTCGTTGTTGTCGTTCTCGTTGCAGCCCCTGTCTTTTCTCTGGAAACCCGTGCATTGCCGGTCCCGCGATGGCGCAGGGAGCGGACAAAAAGGAAAAGCGGCGCACGGGGTCAAAAAAGACACAGGACCAACAAGAAAAAATGGCATCTCGCCAACGATTTGTCGGTCCACAGAGCAAAGGGACCCACCAAACAGACGCGCTTTTTTTCGCGCGGAATACCAAAGGAGAAAAGTTTTTTGGGCGGGAGGGGCGGGGTGGGAATGGACGACGGTTCTCTCTTTTTCTTTGCACGCGCGGCGTCGGCCGCACGCGGCCCGGCCAAAGGAGCGCGCCAAGAATGGCAAAAAATAAAAGAAAAACGAATCTTCTCCTTAGTGGGACGACACGGCGGTGGGGACCGGCCCTATCTCATCGCGGTCCTTGGGTCCTTTTTCTCTTTTTTTTCTCTCTCATCACAAAGGCGTCTCTTTATCTTGGTTTTTTTTGCGCCCCGCGTCGCACTTTCGGCGGACCCTTGTGTCGGGAGCCAACGACGATGGGTTGTGCTGCGCGAGGGCAAAGCAACGCAAAGGACAACAAAGAGCGAGCGACAGAAAGAGCAACGACCAAACACGTCAAATCGCGTCCTCAGCGATTTGGAAGCGGCACCGTGCGCTTCCCATTGTTTGAAAGCAATAGGTCGACAAAGGCGGATCCGCCGCACGCCTCGGCGGGTGATGTGCGAACGCACTGGGTCGGCTGACGTCGTCCGGGAAGGGGAGGACCCAGAAAGACAAGGCAAGTCACGATGCAACAGCGACGACGCGCGCCAGCTGTCGCAAGACCCACGTTTGTGCCGTCTGGAGGGGTCACCGCGCTCGCGGATGCGCTCGGGCGCATGACAGTGGGCGCACGCAGAGCGCCGCCCGCTCGGGCAGCGGCAACAGTAGTGCCAACGGGTGCCGAGCCGCCACGGGCGGAATCACAAACGGTGGCGCTGACAGCGGCCATCCAGCGCCCGCAAGGCGAACAGGACGACGCTGTGACGACTCTGCTGTCGCCTGCGGCCAACGCCTCATTCTGCCCCGTAGAGTCAGTCGAAATGGTCCGAGAGCGACCTGCCGGTCTGCGTGCACAGGGCACACCGGTGAGTGGCTCCGTTGTGGGCGCGGGCGTTGTGTATGGGCGGCTGCTCGGAGCCGGCACGAACGCTCGCGTCTACGCACTCGAACGGCCGGCAACGAGCGCTGACATGGAGGGAGACCTGGGGCGCATCGACGTTCCACTGGCCATCAAGATACCGACCGCCGCGCTGGCCGTGCCAGGCACCACGGACAGCGTTTATGACTTTATGCGCTCGCTGCCGTGTTGGGACACGCGCCGCCAAGAGTACGCGTGTCCCATCGAGGTCGAGACCGAGGCCCTCTTGTCGGCGCTGGCGAGCGGCCTCTTTACCGACGGCATCACGCCGGGTACCGTCGTGCAGGCGCGGGCCTTTGTCTGTCCGGGCCTGGCCGCGGAGCGCCCGCTGTGCATCATACAGGAGCGGCTGGGCATCGCGGCTCCGGGCACGCCCGTCGGCGCCGCGGCGGGGGCCACGTACGTGTCGAGCGTCGAGCGCCTGCCGCTATTCCTCGATCTGGTCGAGGGTCGGCCCATGGGCGGCCTGGCCGGACGTGTGAGACGCATCGAAAGTGCTGCCGTCGAAATTTGCGTTTCCGTGCTGCACACGCTGGCCGTCATGCAGGCCGCGTTCGGTCTCAACGTGCTCGATGTGCGGCCCGCCAATCTGCTGCTCAAGGCTCTGGAACCGGGCGCGCGCTACTTTCGCCAGGAGGAGACGGCAGCGGCGGCTGGATTCGCGCTGACCTGGCGCAGGCCGACTGGAGGCGCGGACGGGACCAGCGACGAGGGGTTCGAAGAAGGAGGAGACGGCATCGGCGTGACTGATGCCTTTGTGCTGCCCAATCGGGGTTGGCTGGTCAAGGTGGCCGACATGGGCATGGCGGCGGCCTACGCGGTGGCGCGCCTGGAGCCGGTCGCCTATGGCATCGCCGCCGGGTCGCGCGCGTCGACCATGACCACGGTCGCCGTTGCCACTGAGCGCTCGTCCGAACGTCAGGACGCGGCGCTCCGGCGGCGTGCCGGTGCAGCGCGCGTCACCTATGCGGCGGCTCGCGAGCGCGCCCTCGCATCCGGTGCATCGCCTCAAGTCGCCGCCGCCCGCGCCGCCGAGGCTCTCAGTGCCGACGAGGTGCGCGCTATCAACACGTTTGCCCAGCGTCTCGACGAGAGGCGCACGTTTGGCATCCAACCGCGCTTTGTGCCTGGGTACGACGCGCACACGCTCGTGGCCTCCCTGGCCGACGCGTGCCTCGCGTGGATCGGCCGCGTGCCTGCCCCGATCGCCATGTTACGCGACACGCTCGGGTACACCGTGGCGCCTGGCACGATAAGGCCCGCCCTCGGCGCCGTGAGCACGTACAGTCCGCGGGCGGCCTTGGCCGCGCTCCACGCTGCAGCGCGCGCGTCCGAGGGACCCGCAGGGGTCTACATGGCCGCCTATCTGGGCGACGCCCGGCGCTTGGCATCGCCAGGTCTCGTGGTCGTCGAGGTGCCAGAGGGTCCAGTGCTGCTCGGTGCGCCTTGACCTGTCGGCTGAGGCGCTCCACGCCGGTGATAACAAGAACGGGCGACCACATGAGGGAGAGAGAGCGCTGTAAAGAATGCGACAGAGGTCTGTCTGGGCGCCCCATCAAAGGGGCAGAAAGAGGGAGACAGAGGTCGAGAGAAAAATTCGGCCTATGCTGCGGGCGCCTTTTTTTTGTCGTGCCTTTTTGGTGTGCACAAAAAATAGAGAGTCCGCGGCGCGCCAGAGCGAGGCACCAAGATAAGGAAAAACAGAAAGGACAAGAGAATGGAACAACTCGGCGTCGCTCTTCATTTTTAGGGCAATTGGTTTTCCCCTTTCTTTTCTTCCCTCTTTTCTTGGGCGTGTGCTGTGCGCGGGCGATCTTGGGGGCGCGCCGAGGCGGAGCACGGAAGGTTGGATGCCTTGCGCCGTCCGTTGTCCATTGTCGGTTGGGCGCGCAGGAGGGGTCAAGCGCGCACAACCCAACCAGAGAAAGAAACCGCACCCCACAACAGGCGGCAAGGGGGACAACGACCGGCGGGAGAGGGAGAGACAGGGAGAGCCTAGAGGCGAGGGCGAAAAAAAAAAGAAAAAGAGAAATCGCAGGCTGGCCCGTCGTCGCATATGTGTGTGTGCGTGTGCGTCGCCGCCGGCGCCGCGTGAACACGCGAGGACGAAAAGCGAGCGCCCAAGTGTGGGAAAGCAGTCCCGCGCGCCCCTTTCCCCACCCGCTTGGCCGCCACCTTTCGCCCTCCTTTTTTTTCCTACCCGACCAAACCAAGAGACAAAAAACAGACAAGAGAGAGAGAGAGCGCTTCTCGGGAAAAAAAAGAATGTCTGCCACGACGACAACATACGAATCGCGCACCTACTCGATGCAGGAGCCCGCCGGCACCGTGGCGACGGCAGCCTACCGAACCGACGACTGGCTAGCGCGCAAGCGCTGGATGGGACTGTCGTCGTGCGGATGGATTCTGATCGCACTTGTGGCTCTCATTCTCATCCTGGTGATCATTATGATCGCCGGCGCCGTCGGCAACCGAAGGCGCTACTGAGCGCACCAGTTGTCTGACCGACCGATACGATCACCGCATGTCCCGTGCGGCTCGCCCTTTTTTCTTCTCTCGGCACTGCCCCAGCGCCTCTGAGGGAGAAATGCGCCCGCACGTGACCATCAACCCGATGCTCTCTTTGTGTGTGGTGTCGCCTGTGGGCGCGCTGAAAATCGGCCCGGCCTCGACTCGCCGAGAAAGAGAACAATGAAAAAATAGAGTGAAAAAAAGACAGCAACGGCAAGAAAATGCGTGCACAAAGAGTCCCCTCTTTTTTTTTCTCCCGCGCGCCGCAGCGGCCGCGCACAAAAGGGGGCAGGACTCGCGCGACGAGCCCAGAGCGGACCCAATTTTTTTGGAGACGCTCCCTCTGCTTTTTTTGCATCCGTGAACGAAATATTTTTTTTGTTGGCGATTGGACCGTTTTTCGAAACCAATCACAAACAAGATTGCGAAAATGGGGCGTCGGCCTCATCCGCAAGGGTTGCGTGCTGTCGAGCGTGGCCGCGCGAACAGAGACCAAAGCAGGCGCCGGGGTTTGGCCGTGCTCGCAGAGAGGCGCGCGTGTGCGCGATCCCCCCCCCTCTGCGACACAACAGCAAGCCTCAAAAGAGAAAGAGCGGCACCGCCACACGTTGGTTTTGCCTATCTATCTCCCCTTCAGACCCTTGCCTCATCCCCGACCACAGTGCCGAAACTCTTGTTTGACGACCTACGCGCGCTCTGGCCCTCCCACATACACGGTATGGCCGCCTGCTCCCTGGACACGCAACACAGCAATAACGACAACAGCCCAAAGCATATGCAACCACACGACAATGAAATCAAAATTAAACACCAAAAGAAAACACCCAAAAACACCGCAAACAGCCGGCAACTCGGCCGTACGGCAAAAAAGGAGGTGTTGGTGGCCTTTTTCTCACGTCTTTTCATTCTTTTTTTTAATTTTGTTCCTGTTCTTTTTTTTGCGACGCGGGCACAAACTCGCCCGCCGTCTCAAACTCCTCCTCTTCTTTGCGTGATGTCGCACCTATTCCTTTGCGACCTCATTGGTGCTTGTCTCATTGCACAATCGTCGCCGTTGTTGTTGCGCGTCATTTTTACTCTGTGGTTCCTTTGTTCTTGTTGTTTAGAAAAAAAAAGGAAGGAAAAAGTCAGATACCACCAACGCGACAGCGACGACCGACCGCTCCTACTTCCCTTCCCCCGACCCGACCCTGTTCCAAGAATCCGACCATGTCGACCACCACTACTCCCATAGCGACGAGGACCCCCACAACGAAAGAGACGGATGACGCGTGCGCGCACGGCACCAAGAGGTCCTTTGACGAGTTTGAGCAGGCCATCGCCGCCGTGACGGGCGCCTCGGAAGACGAGGGCGGGCACGAGTTTGACGACTCGGCCTCTGATTCGGCTCGTAGCCTCACCTCGGCATCGTCCAAGAGGGCGCGCAACGACATTCTGGCGCCCGACGGCTCGGTGGTGCGCTCGGTCGATTCGAGCGTCGAGGACGACCCGGCCTATCGGACCCAGCTGCTGCAGCTTGTGGCGTCGGCCACCAATAGCACTATGGACGCCATCGACGACACGATCGAGTTTAGTCTTACCATCGACCAGCCGGCGGTGTTTCGCGAGATGATCGAGTCGGTGTCGACCATGCTCGACGACCAGCTGCCGCTGATTGTCAATTCGGGGTCGACCTTTGGCGGCGTGCGCATCATGGGCATGGAAAAGACCCGCACGTGCTTTGTGCGCGCCCAGTATTCGTGCAGCCATCACTTTGTGAGCGGCACCGCGGTTGCCAACAATGGCGGGCGCGAGGTGCGCGCCGAGGGCGTCGGCGTCGTCGAGCGCATGACGCGCTACCACGTGTCCACCAAGATCACCAAGGGCTGTCTCAACGCCGTGCCCAAGAGCATGTGCATGCGCGTGGTCAAGGGCGGCGGGCGCGCTGAAATAGTGTTTGGCTGCTACGACGGGCCGTCGAGCAAGCGCCAGGATATGGCGTGCGTGCCCACGCTCGAGCCCCAGACATCGGTCGGCAGCGACGATGGCAGCGGCAGCCTGGCCGACGACAACGACCCCAACCAGTGGGACATTGAGGTGGTGTGCAGTCACGACATCATGTTTGCCTTTCCCGCCGAGATGCTCCGCAGCGCTTTGGCGCTCGCGGCGGTGCTCGACGCCGAGGACGTGACGTTTTCGGTGCGCGAGCCGCGCGAACAGCGCCTCGGCCGTCGTCCGGCCAACGTGCGCCACGCCGTGCTCTTGGTCAGCGTCAAGGGCAAGACGACGGCGGGCTACTACTCCAAGCCCTTTTACGCCACCAGCCCTTGGACAGACGCTAGCGTAGGTGCGGCGTCGACGGCCAGTACCACCACCACCACGGCCTCTTCCTCGTCGTCGACACGTGAGGACGCCGGCGGGCCTTTGCCTTCGCCCGCGTCGGGCGCATCCACGCCCCAGTGCTACACGGTGAGCGCCGACGCCGACGGCTCCATGTCGACCGAGTTGGAGAGCACGGTCGAAGAGTGCTACGCCATGGTCTACGACGTCAAGAAGATGGTGGCCTTTCTCAAGGGCATCCGCGGCACCGTCGAGGTGTCACTGGGCCAAAACATGCCCATCTCTATCGCCCACGGCAACAACCAGTATCGGGTAGAGATGATCCAGGCGCCCAAAAACGACGCCGAGACGCGCACCGCCTAGTCTCTTCTTTTTTTTCGTCATTCTTGCTGTTGTCGACATTGTTGTCCTTGTTGGAAAAAAGAATTTGGTCCCGGCTAACATTGCCTACTTTTTTTTTCCTACTCTGGCCACAGTCCAGGGCACGAGCCCGCCCCCCACGCCTGCCGTCTTTGTGTGTCTCTTTTCTTTTATGGACCTCGTTTTTTCTTCAAGTAGCCCTGCGCTGCCGATGCGCGCATGCACCGCCTTTTTTTCGCGCCAACGTCAACAAGACGATGATGTGCCTTGTATAATTTTCTTTGACGCGATCGCGGCGCTCAGTGGCATGCCCGGCATTTCTGAATTGATCACAAAGGGCCGTCGCCTCGCTGGCGTCTCTCCAAGAGGAGGGTCCCTCGCGAGACCGCCGGCTCAAAAAAGGTTTGGGCAGACAGCGAGCGGCCAGGAACAAACAAGGGCGCACTTTGGTGACGCGCGCCAAATCGGCATGTGACCGCTGTGTGCGTGTCGGAAACACAAGGACACGCCACTCCGTCTGTCCCCTTCCCCATTTGTGTCCTTCTTTTTCGACAAAGGCTACAATGCCAAAGCCGCTTTTTTCCTATCTCGGAACGACCGATTTCTTTGTTTTTTTTTTAAAAAAACTACATAGGCACGCGCGACGCGGCCTGCGCCTCTGATACACCCACGCAATCTCGCTCATTTGGTCCTTGCCGAAAGGCATCCTCGCTTACTCTCTCGTCTTTTGTTGCTGTCTGTACTTTGGCGCCGCCATTTTCTGCCCTAAAAAAAGAATAAGAGTCTGATCGAGGGACCGCTCCCCGAGACGCCAGCCCGTTTCTATGGTGCTCTGCCATGCAAAGAAGCAGTAGAAATTTTTTATTTTTACAAAAACTCCCACCCGACCTCGTCGCAGATACACTTCCACACCGCGTCGTAGGCTTGTCGCTTTGCAGGGTTGTTTGTCGGCAAAACCAAGCCATCCTCCGTGTGCTTGGTCCAACCGAGCAGCTGGAAAAGCCTGTACAGCACGTAATCGTAGGGCAAGACACCCGCGTGCGATAGTCGGGCGCACGCCCGGCGCTGGGGCTCCTGGATACGCATAAACATCTGCAGGCAGATGTTCTCCTCGGACGACGCGAGAACTGGCGTTGGGTTGCCCGTCGCTCTGTGCCAGATGTGGACTTTGTAGCCATAGAGGCGCTTGAATCCTTGGTCTTTGAGCGCACGGCCCACCGTCGAGACCGTATAGTCCTCGGTGCGCGCAACGCCGCGGTCGGCATGCCATTGACGGACGGCCGCAATCGCCTCGTCGGTGCCGCTCATGGGCGCGCTGCCTTGAAGCCTCATGAGATGGTCATCGAAATGACGCAGGCGCACGCCAAAGTGGTCCGTTGCGACGGACATGGGAGCGTCGAGAGGAGGGGAGGGCACGGGTCGGGGTCGGGTCCCGGACGGTAAAGTGGGGTTATCCGGCCGAATGCACTGCAGCGGCCGGTCAGCGAGTAGAGACGCAATAGTGAAAGACAAGGAAAAAAGCACTAGAAGAACGGCTCTTATAAGGCAACCCGCCGGCGCGCACGATAGCGGTTGGGTTTTATTCCGGCGTGTCCTCTGTGCGTGGTGCGTTTGGCTCGTGGTGCCGCGCAACGCGGCTCGGCATGCGCCACTGCGGTAGCCCTGCCCTTTAGCACGGAAAGAAAAGAAAGAAGGCGAGCCCCAGAGGCCGCGGCATACTGTTGCGCCTCGCAGCATACGCACAAACGGGGGCATTTCTATCATTCCCGATTGGGGCAGTGCACTCGCCGCCCTCCAGAGTCGCACGAAAAGAGAACCCGTCTGTGCCGCCCTCCCAGCCAGTCGCAAGGCCAGGGCAGATGAGGGCGAGAGAAAAAAAAAGTCCACGAAAGGAAGAGGGGGCGATTGCGGCCTGTGGCATGTCGGTTTTGCTCCATCGAGCGATTTTTTTGCCGTGTTCCCTGCCACCCGCCCCGTCCAAATGGGTCGGCACAAACAGCCGGCCGAGAGGGCGAGGCAACGAATCTCCCGGAAGGGGCCGGAAGAAGGCGTTGCAAAAATACCGGCTCTCAAAGGAAGCACCCGGCGCCTGTTCTTTTGTCTACGCAAGAACTGGAGGCATACAAGGAGGGCGATGCGTGTTTGGCGTTGGTGCCTTGTTGCGGCTGCTCAGAGGCACACAAAAGGCCATACGGGACTTTTTTTTGGGGTGTCACTTTTGTTCCCCGCGGGGCCTTGGCCGGGTGCACGTTGAACCCGCTCGTCCCACCTTTTTTTTCTCTAGTACGCCGAGGAGCACGAGTCATTTCCGTTGGCGTGCGCACCTCATCCGCCCGTCGCAAAAAAAAAAGAGTTCATAGATCCTTTACCATGGAGAAAAGAAAAGCCAAAAAGGCGTGAGCGTGGTGGCGACCTTGTTCCCAAAGCAGCACGAGGGCCATCCGAGAACGACAAAAAGACGGACACAGTTGTATATCATCTGCGCCGCGGTCTTTAGAAAAAAAAGGCTGCCGACTGGTCGCCCTTGTTCTTTTGCCTGGTGCCGTCTGCTCGCCTGTGTGCGCACGCGAGCGAGCGATTTCGTGCGGAACGGTCACGTCGCCCTGTGGCGCAACGACCTCGCCGCCCCAAGAATCCGCGATCAATCCGCGATGCGACAGAGGCAGGCTCAAATATGAATTTTTCACCGTCATCCAAAAAACCCGAACGACGTTGAGAATACGCACTCTGCGCCGGTCAAACAGAGACACAAACAAAACAGCCAAAAAATCCGAACCAACGCGAGGACCAAACGGACTCGGGAAAAAGGCACAGTCTTTTTGCCATCCCAACAACACCGGCGCCTGTGTTTGCCACCGCCGTTGCCGCCGATACAACAAAACCATCGTTGCCTCGCATACGCACGCACGAACACGCGGCGATGATGCAAAAGACAGCGTGCACGAGCATCGCTCAGGAGAAAAGGACGCGTCTGCTCGACCGTTGCCGACACCTGTCCATGTCGTCCGTCAACAGCGGCAAGTGCGTTGCGCCTTGCCGTCGTGCGCGTTGGATCGCGCACAGCACAGCGCGTCCGCGTCTCTCGACAGCCGCCGCGCCCTCGCCCGTGGCTCGCTGCGATACGGGTGGCGCGACGCGTGTGCCCCTGGGCAGCCTCCACGTCACGACCGACGCACACCTCAAGGCGTCGGTAGCGAGCGGCCTCGAGGCCTATCGTCAGAATCGCGCCGCAAAGGTCGTGGACCGCCGCGAGGCGGTCAATCGCACGTCGGCCGACATCTCCATCCAAGGCTACTTTGGCGAGTTTATGCTGGCGCGCCTCTTTGGCATGTCTATGAAACCGCTTTTGGAGCCGTCGTGTCGCAGCGGCCTCACCGAAAAGGGATTTGACGGCACCTTGCGCCCCGAGATGTGGAGAATCGACGTCAAAGTGAGCAACGCCGACACGGGCAAACTGCGCGTCGGTGCGCGCAAGGGCGCCAATCGGCCCGACCTCTACGCGCTCTTTGTCTATGTCAACTATGAGGCGGGCAAGCCGCTCGATTCGCCCGACCTGCCGGCGCCCGTGCTGCGCTTTGAAGGGTTTGTCCCGGCCGGCGTCGTCTTTGACCCTCGCTACCTCTCCAGGGACGGCAGCGCCTATTGGGTGCCCACCGATAGGCTCGTGTCGCGCGAGGCGCTGTGGGCCATGGTCGAATCGGGCCACAGCACGGGATTGAGACGCTACGCGGCGCGACCCTAGTGCGCGATCGCATCGATGGCCTCCCTCTTCTCCTCGTCATTCTTTAGGGCCTTGTGTTTTTTATCTCCTCTTTTTTGTTGGCCTTATGACAAGGAAATCAGAGACACCTGCGCCCATCTCTGTGTACTCGCGCGTGCATCCTGCGCTTTTCCTTTGGCCACCAAAAAGGAGAGAAAGAGGGAGAGAGGCCATGGGACGCGCGCGCACGGAATGTTTTGTGCAATGGAAAAAAATGGCCTCGGGTTTGGTCTCGCTGACGCGGGACCTACTCCCTTCTTTTTGGTTATTGGTTCGCTCCGGGTGGGCAGCGCTACGAGAGCACAAGAGCAAAAAAATGGTTTGGTCTGTTGGGTTTGAAGAGTCCCTTTCCTTTTTTTGCTCTTCTTTTTGCTCACGAGGTTTGACCTGCGCGCTGCGGGTGGGTTGCGTCATGCGGGAAAAAAAAGGCCGTGCCTTTGTCCCCCGCCCCCGAACAACGGCCTGCTCTTTTCTCGTTTTCCTTTGTTTTTTTACAAAATTTTCTTTATTGTTTACAAGAGGAGAAAAAGGCGCGTGAAAAGGGACGAAAAGATGTCGGGGCGCGCCTCTGCAAGAATCGACGGGCGCGAAAAAAAAGTTGGACAAGGGGTGCGGCCACCGAGGGGCCGCCGATCGGCGCCTGCCCGGCGGCAGACGCAATGCGCCATACACGCCGGGTCGAAAAATATTGTGGTCCCGCAACGACTAAAGGCTCGCGAACGCGCGTTCGCGACAAAAGGGAGAGGCACAAGCGCGGGCGTGCACACCCAAGAGCAGCGGAGCGATGCCATCGAGGACGCGCGCGTCCACGGTCTACGTGACCGCCTACGGGCGGTATTACCACACGTCGCGCCAATGCGTCTCGGAAAGGCGCGCGCGCACGGGGTCGCGCGCGCTCCCCTTTGACTGTGTGGACGTGGCCGAGGCGACAAAGTCGCGCGTCCCGTGCCGCAAGTGCTGCGGCAAGGGCGTTGCGCTTGCGACAAAGTGCGCGACGTCGTCGCGTCGTGCCACCATGAGCGTGCGCGCCGTTGGGGTCGCGCGTCGGCGTGATTCGTCGCGCACGGCGCGCGTGGTCGAAGCCCAACGGCGCTACCACGCCGGTTCCAAATACCGATGGCGATTGACAGTGCGCGAGGCTGCACGGCGAGGCATCCACATGGGACTCGATGCCGCCTACGCGCTCGCGCTCATGGACCGCCCGTGCGTGTATTGCGGCCGCGAACCGACGGTGCGCGCCAGCGGCCTGGACCGCGTGGACAACGACATTGGCTATCGTCGCACCAACGTGGTCGCCTGCTGCTGGGACTGCAATCGCATGAAGGGCACGACGTCCGCGCGCGATTTCGTCGTGGCGTGTGCGCGCATCGCGCGGTCCGACGCACAAGGGACGGATACCGCTTCTGCCGCCGCAGAGGCCGCGTTCGACGACGAGGACACACGGCGGGGAGCCTGCTATGCCAAATACCGACACCGGGCGCGCCGCCTGGGTCTGTGCTTTGCCGTCGATCGTGCCCGCTTCGATGCGCTCACCACAAAGGCCGCGTGCGTCTACTGCCACCGGCCCGCTGAGCCCGATCGGCCGTTGGGCCTGGACCGCGTGGACAACGACGGCGGGTATACGCGCGCCAACGTCGCGCCGTGCTGCCCGCGATGCAATCACATGAAGGGAACGCTCGACGCCGCAACATTCGTCGCCGTGTGCGCGCGAGTCGAGGCGCGTTGGGCCGCGCACGCCAATCGACCCGACCTCAACATGGCCGTCGTCGACGGCCTTGCGACGACGGCCCTAGAGGGCGTGCGCGGGCAACGCGCGCTTTCGGCCCGGAGGCTCAGGCCTTTCGGCGGCTTGCGCTCCCTACACCGGCGACAACACCGCAACCCCAAAAGGGATCGGTAGGCTCGAACGCATGTGCGCATCTGGATAGGTTTTCTTTTCCTCTTGGAAAAGAAAAAGAAAGAAGGACAAGAGAAAGAATACGCGCTCGCACAAAGTGGCCTCTGTTTCTTGTGTGTATGCGGTGCGCGCGCACGTGCCTTTTGTTGCTCTTTGTTGTTGGGTATTTTTTTGGCACGGCCAATGAAAAAACAGCGCCTTGCTGTGCCGCTCTCGCCCGTGCGCAAGATGTTTTTTTCTTTTCGGGCCGTAGGCGCTGTCGTGTTGGGCGCAGCGGAGGAGAAAAAAGAGGGCAGCGCGCGGACTTTTTGTTTGTTCGGCATTTTAAGTGCTTTTTTCGAGCCGCCGCTTTTCCATGCGGTCCTGTCCTTTTGTGGCGCTCCCTCTTGTTGCGCTCGCGTTGGGCTTTCCTTTACCTCTTTTCTTTTGCCGGAAGGCAATCGTTCTCGGCCGCTTGGTGCGGTGCCCTTGCGTACGTGCACCTCGAATGCGCCGATTTCTTGTCTCTCTTTTTTCTTGGACCAGGTTTTCATTCGTCCTTTCTCCCCTTCGGGTTCCGCCCCCGGCCGCAGCAAAAGAGGCCTGCCAAAGCGGTCAAGCGGACCTCGTCGGTTGCCGCCGCACCCCCCCCCGCCACCCAGGGGCGTCCTTTTTTGTCAGGTTCCTTTGCACCTGTTGCCCTTTTTTTCTAGAGGTGGCCCGTGGGCCTTCGTGGCCACCAGGGCGTTGCTACGCCGGAGAAGAAAACGCATAAAACGCGCACGCCGCTGCAAAGGCACACACAGAGCAAGAGGCCGCCGAAAGCACACCAAAGATCAATAGGGGACGCGGGATACGGCCGTCCTGCGGCAAAAAAAGGATAGCGCGCCAAAGCGGCGGCTGCCCGGGACGCCAGGCGCGCGCACCCGCCGGGCGGCACCCGCGCGCTCTTTTTTTCTTCGTCTTTCTCCTTGTGTCCGCCCGGCTGCGGCATCCGAATCCGCGCGCCATAGAGAAAGAGGAAACGGGAAAAGGCAAACCGTCACCGAGGGAGACTGCAAAAATCTACGGCCACAACAGCGGCAGCAAAAAAAAACAGAAAAAGAGCAAAAAAAATGAATAAACCTACGGCAACGATCGATTCCGCCAGGGGGACAGGACGTGCCTCGTCACACAAACGAGCACAGGAGACGGTGCCGGTGCTCATCGATCTCTCGTCTGATGACGATGTCGACGTCGACTGCGCCCGTCAGGCCGCCAACGAGGTCAGGCCTCACGCGAGCGCCCGGGGCACTGCCTACCGAGGCGCGCCTCTTGGCGACGGCGGTCGCGCTGTGGTGCGTGCGCCGGCGCGCTACGCGTATGACCCGGACGACAGCGACGAACAAGAAACCGATGACGATGACCACGACGACGACCGCAGCGACGTTGATGACGTCCAGGACTCAGACGACAGCGACGATGATGGGTCGGATCTCAAGGATTTTATCGTGTCCGACGACGACGATGACGATGATGATGACAGCGAGGGCGAGGGTCGACCCAACGGCTGTGGCGCCGTGGGTCGCGGCGCAGACAGCGAGGCCGATTTTGTGCCCAGCGAGAGCGAGGACGATGACGAAGAAGACGATCAAAATGATGATTATGATGATGATGATGATGGTGATGATGCCGTCACCCTCACAGATGACGACAAAGAAGAGGAAGAGGGGTGTAATGACAGCAACAGCAGCAACGGCGTCATTGACGACAAGGATGGCGCAGATACGTCCGACGGTGGTTCATCCGATCAGGCGGCAATATCGCAGGGCGCCGTGGCGACCGCCGGCTCTGAGCGCCACCGAGCCAAAAAGGGCAAGGCGGCTCGCACCGACGCCAAGACGGCGAAAAGGTCCGGCACTGGAAACTCGTCTTCCGTTTGTGTCGGCAAGAGACGTGACGCCGGCGACGCGGATGGTGCGCCCTCTGCCGCCGGCACGCGTCCGACCAAGCGCGTTCGTTTGGACGAGAGCGAGGTCCCCGCCATCGATCCCACCAACATCGTCAGCGGCAAGCGCACGCGCCGCACCACCGAGCGCTATATGGACCGCCATTTCATGGAATTCATGGTGCGCGACGTGCCAGCCAACCAGATCGCGGCTGTCTTTGACGACGAGGACGAATACTTTCAGTCGGGCATATCGCTCACAGACTCATCCGAAGAGGGGAGCGATGCTGACGACTCTGACGGAGGCGCCATTGAGCGAGAGGACGACCTTGACAGTAGCGACTATGAGGCCTTGGATGCTTTGTCGAGTTCGGCGCGCCCGAGGTCGAGGCGGCGCACCGAGCACGGCTGGGTGCCGGATGCAGGCGCGCATTCCCTCCCCGGTGGCGTCGGCGCCGCCACCGCGACCACCGACGCGACGATCGACCTATCTCGTCCGCCGTCGACGGTGGCGGCCTTGTTGCGCTCGCTCGCCGCCCAACCTGGAGGCCTCCGGCCATCCGTGGCCAGTCCCCGCTCGGCTCCAACCGCGCGCACGCCACTTTTGCCTTGACATCCCTTCTTGGCGCCTCTGTTCCATCAGGGCTGTCGCGCCTTCGCAAAGAGGCCCCCGGTCCCTCTCGCCGTTGTGTGCCAACGGGAAATAAAAAACAAAGATCGAAAAAACAAAGATCGAACACGCAGTTTGGAAAGAAGAGACGAAATCCCCCGCGACCACACACACGCGCGGTCTTGCCGACAACAACAAAGCGGTTTGTGTGGCCTCTTTGGCAGATCGAGCCGCCGCGCTCGATGCGCTGCATCGAGTGACCACAAAAACAGACAGACAAATAAAGGGAGGGTTGGCCAAATGGAATTGAAAAAACGACCGGGCCAGATAGCGGGGCGGTCGCCACAAGAGCCGATCGCCCTTTTTTGTCTTTTCAGAGTTTGCACGCACACACCGCGGGTGATCCCTCGACGATCAAAACCAAGGAAAGATTGGACGGCGGGCGATTGTTCTTCTTCTTTTTTGTTTGGCTTCTTTTCCTTCTCGTGCGCCGCGGGAGCCTCGTTGTCGTGCCGAATCTTTTCCATTCTTCTTCTTCAATTTGGGGACGGGAAGAGTGCCGAGAAAAGAGACAAGGAGCACAAACTCGAGAAACAAAGGGAAGAGTTCCAACGCGATGATGCCAACAGCACAGGAGAAAAAGGGCGTGTAGAAGAACGGGTCTGCCCTACAGTGTCCTCGAAGCGATGCCCAGATGCGCGCGCTATGAACACCGCTGAACCATTGCGAAGAGCCCGACAAGCACGATCGACCGGCGACAACTTGGTGGCATCTAGACTCAATAAAATGAGAGGGAGGCCAATGCGATTGTGCCTTTGGCGCTGGCGCACGAAAAAAACCCACCGACGGGGCGCACACACGCGCTTTTGTCTTGTCCCCCCCCCCTCCCAAAAAAAGAAAGAGACCTCTGCCAGGTCCACCTCGCTCTCGGCGATTGCCGTGCCTCTCGCCACGGCACGCCTCGTGTATTTCGCTCGGCTCTCTTGCGGTTTTTTTTAAAACAAAAGACAGACGCACACGGAAAAATCCACAAACCAACGGACGGACGTTTCCCTTTTTCTTTTTTTTTCTTTGTTTATTTGGACAAGATCAGAGACAACACACACACGAAAGCAGGCGGACACGTCATCGCGAGCCAAATGCGTCAAGCCCGCCATGGGTTCCGTCGGTGCGACCCTCTTTTCCTCTCACATTGTCTGGTGTCGGCGTGTCTGTACACCCGGCGCCGATAACGGTGGCTGCGTCGGCATGGTGCGATTCGCTGCCGAAAGCACGCAAAGGCTCCCACGCCTCGGGCGCGGCGACGGCCGCCTGGATGAGGCGCGTCGCACGATCGGCCGCGGCTTCCTTGCGAGCGCGTTGGACCTGTGCCTCGCGACGCGCTCGTTCGTTCCACTCTGCCTCGACGCGTTCGTGGTTGCGGAAATCGAGACGACTGATGTTGATACACGGGTGCGGGTCGATGTTGGGCCTCTCGATGCGACCGCGGTCGCGAAGAATGGCGCGCCACAGATACTTGCCCATGTAAAAGGCCCGCAGCGCAGGGAACAGCACGTCGTCCCAGTAGGCGGCGTCGCGATGAAAGTAGTTGATCTGCGTGGCCTCGGGCGTGTAGACGCCAAAGACGACAAAGTCGACGTTGTGGATGCGCGCCTGGCCCGAAAACTGGTCATAGTAGTAGTGCGGCGTCGGCTCGTAGAACGCCTTTTTGTAATAGGGCGCCTTGAGTTCGAGCACGCCGGCGAGCGACGCGCCGCCGGGTCCGTCGACGGCGCGTATGAGGCCGTCGGCGCTGGCGCACAGCCACGGGTGGTCGGCAAACACGCGCGTGCCCGTCTCCTCAAACCACACGGTGGCAAAGCCGCGCTGTTGGAGGGCCGACGCCACGCCCGCCTGTACCGCGGCAAACGCAGCGCCTTCGAGCGCCGTGCCGTACTCTGTTGCGGCATTGCTAAACGGCGACGACCAGAGCATCTTTTTGAGAACGCCCTCCTCGGTCTCGTGCTTGTTGTGGCCGGCGGCGCCGCCAAAGAGCGACGCCGACAGACGGTCACGTCGAAAGCCAAACCAGGCCTCTGTGCGCTGCGGCGTGTTCTCGGCCTCGTCGATCTGGGCGGGCGTCATAGCCAGTCGGTCGAGAAAGGCGCGCTTCTCCTCGACGCTCACAGAATTCCTGCTGGGTACTTCAATGTCCTCGTCGTCGTCGTTGTCGGCCGTTTCCACGGGGGTCGGCCGCGGCCAAAGGTGCGCTGCCGTCGTCATATCAGTGCCGTGGGGGTCGTTGTGGTCGTGAAAACAAGGATCGTCTCGATGTGCAAAAATATGATCCCGCGACGTGGGTCTGGCGTGAACGCCGTCGCACGAGACATCGGGACGATTGAATACGTCGTGCATTTGTGGTCCTGCGTGATTTCCACCAGAGCAGCCCTCTCGGCCCTCTGCGCTGGTGCGTTTGTCGTTGCGATCCATCCCGTGCCCCCGCGGCGCTCTTCCCGGTCGCACGCAAAAGGACAGAGAAAACGGAAACAAAGAATAGGGCGAAAGAGGAGGAAGCAAAAGGAAAAATATATGTATATGTGTAGCCCCTGTTGTGTACAGCACCACCAAAAGAAAAGAGAACAGACACGGCGGTGTGTGCCACGAGAAACAATGAACGAAAAGGCGTGCCGACAGAAAAAAAGAAAAAGTAATGCCGTTGGGCGCGCGCCTTTCAACACCCCACGCCGTCCTTTTCTCGTCTTTTTTTTATTGCGACACTGTTTTGGGGTGCGCGGGAGCCACCGCGCGCTCCATCGGGCCGGACCAGCCGGGTGCGTCGATTTTTTTGCGGACCCGTGCCTTTTTTCCGTGTGCGCCTGCTTTTTACTCCAAAAAACAAAAGGGGCGCCTGGGGCGTCGGGGACTGTTGGATTCGCCCAATTGTCGGTCATCTGTCCCACGGGCCAATGCCCTTTGTTTCTCGGGCGGTCCGCGCCTGGATACGCACGACACGTCATCTAATTTTTTCTTGCGGAAAAATTTGTTGTCGCGGCCTCGGGAAAAAGACCATCATGGACAAGCCTCTTTTTTTCTATCGGCCACGCGGTTGGTGTCGTCGCTTTGCCCTCGTGTTTTTGCGCGCCTACGCCATACGCGTGCCTAGTTTTTTTCTCCCTATTGCCTCCGTTTTTTATTGTCCTCGTTATCTTTTTCCTTTCCTTTTTTCCATTTTGAAATCACCTGCGCTGTCAAAGCCTGTCTCTGCGCGTCTCACCGACGCGGCGCTCGCGCTTCGTTCCCTTTTTTTCTGGCGCCGCGCGCGCACACGCTAGCGCCATCCAAAGACTGCGACCCCACACAGAGGAAAACAGCGCGGGTCCGCTCGCACGGCAACACTGGCGACCCCCGGCACGATGACGGCCACAACGGGTGCGGCCCGGCGGGCGATCGAGCCGGCGGCACACACGACGGGCGCTCCACATCCGACTGCGGCTTTTTCCACATGGTTTCGCGATTTGGCAGCCCGTGAGCGCATACCGCTTGACATTGCCATGGCCGCGTCGGCCATGTTGTGCGCGCTGCCCGATCGCTACTATGCGCGTTACCGCCATCACGATGCCCGCTACCAATGGGGACGTGCCCACGCACCGCCGATTCAACACCACGGCCACCAAAGGCGCGCGGCGATCGGGTGCGTGCGCATCGCGCTCAAGTGGGCATTTGACTGCTTTAGTGCAGCGCAGGGCTGCCGCGGCCTCGACTTGTATTTGGAGCCGTCGACGGCCTCATGGGTATGGCACGAAGTAGACATACTCTCCCATCTCGATTGGACGATCGGCCGGTTTTTCGTCCAGACGCCGTTGCCCAGTCGACCATTGTCATCGGCACCGCCGTCTTTGACATCATCATCATTATCATCATCACTACCAACGCCATTTTCGGCATCACAGGCATCCCGACTGCCTCAAACGGGATCGGCGATGATGTCGAGTGCCCCAGCAAGGCCAAACCTGGTCAGTATATGCGATCGGCGTTCTCTTGCCGTGGTGGCGCGGCCGCAACAGCACACCGTGTATCCGGTACGTGCCTCGCGCGCGCAAACACCGACCGAAAAGACGCGTTCGCCTGCAGAACAGCCATTGTCGACAACGGCGACGATGACGGCCACTTTAGGCGGCCCCGCGACGGGCGACCACGCGGCCGTATCGCTCATCCCGCGACGGCGGGCGACTCGAACATCAAACGGGCCGTCTCGGCGTTCGAGAGTGGCTCACGCCGTGCGTCCCGTCAGAGAGCATCAGGAGGGACCCACCTGCGCTTTGGTCGACGCGCGAGCGCCAACGCCAGCAGCCAACTGCCTGGCGGCTTCGAGTGATGCAGAGCGATCGGCGCGAAGCCGATACGAAAATCGCACATCGGCCGAAGCGCGGTCGATGGCGCCAGCCAGCGCGCGCAGCACATCGGCATCGACGGGTTCCGTGCCGCGCGCTGTCACCCAACCGTTGGTCCTCCACGTGGGCATGTAGTCGCGTGCCCACACGACGGCAGGCGAGCAGTCGCTGCAGATCTCGACCTCGCCCGCCCACTTGTCGGCGGCAATGGCACGCGCGGCTCGCTCCATGGCATAGAGACCCGCGCGTCGCTCCGATTGTACGACGCCCGGCAGGGACCTTGCCTGGTTGCGCGGATCGCCCGGTCCCCAGTAGATCCCATAGGCAAAGGGCGCGTCGCCGAGACGCGGTGCGACAGAGACGTAGGCGCGCAGAGGGAGGTTGGTGCCGGGCGTCGACAGGACGCCGCGCCCGCCGACGACATAGGCGTGTGCTTGGGCGCGATCGGTAAAGGAGCGAAAGGCGGCGCCGCGGTGACCTGCCACAGACGCGCGCGCTTCGTCCCACGATTCAAAGACGCCTGTCTGGCGGCCCACACGCACGCCGTACCACCGCTGCTGGCGTCTCTGTTTTCCCCGTTGTGTGTTGGCTGTTGGTTCCATGCCTCTTTTTTTGACAACCGCCGCCCTAATTTTAGTGGAAAAAAAAAAGAAAAAAAGAAAGAGAATCAGTTTGTTTTGCCCTTTTTCCCCTCCCGCGCGCCTTCTCTTTGCGGTGACTTTTTTCGCTCTGAATTTTGGTGCTCGCAGGAAAGCGACGCACCCCCTCGTGATCTCTATGGTCGCTCTGTGTATGTGTGTGTGAGGCCCTCGGTCCTTTTCTTGCTCTCTCTTTGCCAAGGAAAGAGCAGACCGCCGCACGAAGTGTTTGGCCACGCAACGGCCGTGGCCTTTTTCACCCTTTCGTGCCTTTTGGCGCGCGGCTGGCCCTCGCGTAAAAGGGAGGCGCGGCCTCGCAGAGGCACACCGACACAGGATGACAAGAGCACGAAAAGGGAAGAAAAAGCACGAGATCTGTACGCTCGCGCCATACTGAGGGCAGACAGAAGAAAAAAGAAGAGGGGAAAAAGAGCCGTCAGAGGGTCACTGCCTTTTTTGCGCCCTTTGGCGGTCTGTGTCCTTTTTTCACCTTTTTCGCGGCATGTTGTGCGTGTGTTGTTGATCTGGTGCCGGCGCGCGCGTCCCGCCTCTCCCCCCGTGTGGACTGGGACTTTTCTGTGGTGCCTTTGGGCAAAGGGACGCCTTGTTTATTGTGCACACGCGCGCCTGTGTGTGCATTTTTGCGTGTTTGTGTCTGCAAGCTGCGTGCGCGAGGCCGGGGAGCCGCCCGCGCAATGAACCGTGGAGGCGATGGCGACGTGCACGGCGATCCGGTTGCCGCAATGCTAGAGGCCGCGTTGCGATGGCAGAGTGGAGTGCCTTTCGTCTCGACCCCTCACTTTGCCGTTGTAGCAGATCGGCATGGCATGCGTACACTCTCGGGGCGGTCCTCGCTCACCAGGACGACCACGACCAGTGTGAGCACTTACCGCCATGGGAATTCGCGTATGCGCGCCGCGCCGACGGTCGCTATCGGACGCCGGGTCTATGTGCCCTCGTTGGTCGTCACGGGGGCGTCGCGACACGGCCGACACCTCGGGCCAGGCACACGCCGCGCCGCCGTTCGTCGTCGGGCCAGCGAGAGTGCCGACAACCATAGCCATGGCGACGGCGCTGACAATGGCGATAATAGTGGCGATAGTGGTGATGATGGAGGCAACGACGAGAGTGACAGTGACGGGTCGGGCGGTGATTACGACGACGCAAGCGACAGCACCGACACGAGTGACTCTAGCGCCGACAGTGATGAGGACGACGAGGGAGTGATCGACAGAGGCGAAACCAGCGCCGACAGAGGACGGGCGATGACACGGTCGCGTCGAGGCATTTTGTTGCATAGTCGGCAGCGACAACAGCAACAAACTGTCGATCGTCGTGCGACCGCGGCGTACGGTGGTCACTTGTTTGGTCGTCTGGTGAGGCTCGGCGCATCTCCGCCCTATATACCACCTAGATCTTTGCCGTCGTCGTCATCATCATCATCATCATCACTATCATCATCACCTGCCGGCTCGGACAACGATACAATAGGCGATTCTGATGTCGGCACTAGCGATGGCGACCATCACGACAGCAATGGCGATGGGGACGATGGGGATGATGATGATTATGATGACGACGACGGAGAAGATGAATCGACAGATCTGGATAGCGATGACGACAGCGACGATGGGAGCGAGGGCGCGACACGCGGTCGTCCGTCGCGCCGGTCTGCACGCCGTCTGTTTGACGATGCTGTCTCAGCGAGCATCGACGATGCGCGCGCATCGGGCGGCGCTCTGGCGCCGGCGCCCAATGTCGTAGGCGCGTTGCCGACGCGCACCCATTGCAGCGCACGCGACGGCGACGGTGCATGTGCCGTGTGCTTGGACGATTTTGCCGAGGGCGACCAGTTGCGCATTCTGCCTTGCACGCACGCGTATCACACGGCCTGCATCGACAGGTGGCTCGCTGGCCACAATGCGTGCCCATGCTGCCGAGCGCCCGTGGCGGCGCGCGATGCGTGCACCCCGGCGCCCGTGTTTCTTGTGGCCTACCCGGTAGACCCGGCACCCATGCCCGCATGGATGTGCCACGCCCTAGAGGCTGGCGACTCGCAAGGCGCGTGAATCGCGCGCCCGCAGCACCAGAGCCACAGCAGACAACACCAATCGCGCTTCTCTCGTGGTTTTCCCCAAGAGGCTGCTCTCTGTGAGTGAGTGCGTGTTGCCGCTCGCCGAGACCCTAGAATGGCACGGAACCGGCACTCTCTTTGGGCGCGGCCATAACAAGGAAAGGCGCCGCCACAAACCAGAACCGCCCACCCGGAAAAAAACACACAACAATAAAAAATGGAACACACATATAAAGGCGGCCGTTTCCCCTCCCCCCGTAGGGCATCCCACAAATGCGCGGCAAAAAGTGAGACCAAAAAAGTCGCGACAAGGGGCGCGACGTCTCGGAAAAATGCACCCCGCGCCTATCCGCTTGCAAGAAAGGCAAAAATAAAAAGGCGCCGACAGCAAACACGCCCTGCTGTCTGGGGTCGCGTGTGCGGTTGGAGAAAAGGGGAACACCAACGGGCCGCCGCACACGACTCGAAGACGGGGCAAAACAAGACTATAAAAAAGGTCAAAAGCACGCCCCAAAAGTGTCTCATTTGGTCTACTTTATGGGCAGATAGGCGAGAGGGTCGAGCAGGAACGGGCGAGAGCGCTGACAGCAGACGCCCCCCACGCCCCTCGCGTGTCGGCGGTCGTCGATCGGACAAAAGAGTAGACTGCAGGCGCCGTTGGGACACCGGTTGGACTCTTGTTTTTTGCGAGTTTCTTTTGTCCCTTTTTTATATTTTTCGCGGCCCGCAGAATTTTTTCGACGCGGCGCTCGCTCGTCCTGGTTTTTGTTTGGCGTTCCGTCTTTTTTTTTGCGAACCCGCCGGCTCCTCGTGTTTCCTCCTCAGTTCCCTCTTCTCTTGCCGCCCACGAAACTCGAAGACGACTTTTTTCTCGGGAAAAAGTGCTGTCGTGTTGGTCTCCCGCGTGCACATGGCCCTTTTTCGCATGTCATTGGACAGGCCGCCAGCGAGCATTTGAAAGAAAAAAGGCAGCACCACCATCGTGCTGACTGGCGTCTCTTGTGCGCGTGTGCGCCCTGTGCTGCCCGAGACGCCGATTTTTTAAAAAAAAAGAGGCAAAAGCAAACCGGCGACAGCGAGCAAGAAAGGGCCTCGGTCTCTCTCTCTTCTTCTCGCTGCTCTATATTTTTTTTCCGACGTGGACGATGAAGAAAAAAAAAGAACGCATGCTCCCGTGGAAACAAGTTTGGCAAAAGCAAGTAACAGCGTCGGCGCGACGGGACCCGTCGCGCCGACGCCAAGAAATATTTTTCTTTTTTTTTCCATGCGTTCTCCTCCTGTTTCGTCGAGGTGCTTTGGTCGGGCGGCCGGTCTTTTTGATGGGTGTCCCCTCCTCTAGTTTTTGTCTTTTCTTTGTAATCGCACCGCCGGATCAGGCCGTGGCGCCGGAAAAGACGGCCATGACGTCGGCCTCGTAGTCGACCAACACAGCGCGTCCCTGAAAGGCGCAGTTCCCGACGAGGCATGTACCCCCCGGACTACGGTTCATCCACGAGGCGAGGTCGATCTGCGTGTACTGGAGTTGTACGATAATGTCGCCGTTGTCGCCGCCACCGCCAGCGGCATTGTCGCGACCCGCCGGACGGTCGTCGGGGTCAGGCCACCGGTAGCAAACTTGGTGGAGGGGCGTCGTGTGTACGTAGGCGTCGTGGCCCATACGGAGCCGCACGGGGCGCGCCGGGTCGTGACCAGCGAGCACCAGCGCCAGTACGGGCGCCTGTTGGCGCGCGAGACCGGTCACGCCGTCGGCCTCGTGTGTCAGAACTGTGCCGCGCGACCACAAGGGCGACGCGCGCCACGATGGGGGACCCGAGCGAGCGAGGGCCTCGACGACAGTGCGCCGCACCTCCTGGTCGAAATAACAGGCGCGCACGCCGACGTCGATCACGGCCCATTCGGGCGCGTCGAGAGGCAGCCGCATCGTGGGCGTCTCTGGCGAGACTGCCACCTCTATCCCTAGCACGCGCGCCAACGCGGTCGTGCGGGCTAGCGTTACGACGCTCTCGCCGGCTGCGATCACGTCGGGGTGGTCCGGGCGGTAGAGGCGCACCAGTGCGACGTCCGGATCGTTTACGGGCGCCGCGACACCCACAGCCACAGTGACCGTTCGCGTTCGTGCACGCATGTCCCAGAGCACGGATGGCCGAGAGACGGCGCCGTCGGCAACGAGCCGACCAAGTATAGTGTGCGACCCGCGTAATGCCGGGCGCGCCACCGACACGATCGAAGAGTGCGCCTGTGCAACCCTATGGGCCAATTGGACGCATGAGAGGGACGACACGCGCACGCTGTGCGCTCGCAGAAACGGTATACCGCCCGCGTCCGATGTCTCGTCGCGCATTCGTATGTGCGCACTGCCGACACCGATCACCCGTGCCTGGTGGACGGTTCCAAGTGCGTGACACACCGTAGGCCACGCTCGACGCGCGTCGGTCCCCGCGGTCTCGTTGTCGGCGTGCGGCGGGGACGACGACGGCGCCGTCGTTGTTGCTGATGACAATGGTGATGGTGATGGTGATGGTGATGATGATGGCGATGGCAATGACCCGGTCGTTGCCGACGCAAAGTTGCGGTCTTGTGTTGGAGAGGTGTCGGGTTGATCGGCATCTTGCCCTAGTGCATGCGATGCCTCTGCCAACGCGTTTGCAGTCGCCTGCGCGTTGTCGACAATGCGTGCCGAGGCGCCCGGTGCGATAATGTTGTCGGTCGAAGACATGACCCAGTTGGTCATGACGCGCACGCCGTCGACCACGATTGGCACCAGCACACACCCGGTCACGTGGCAGTAGCGCCCATCCCGAATCACGACGATGTGCGGTGGCGGCGGCGCGACTCGAGATTGATCAGACGGTGTCGGATCGAGTTGCTGTTGTTGCTCTATCGGCGCGTCGTGCGTGTCATCGACAACGCTTGTAACCTGTTCTGTGCTCGGCGCGCTCCGAGATTGGCTCGGCTCGGCGAGCGGCGACGATGGCGCCGCCGTTGTCGTCATCGCCTGCCGATAAGGTCTCTTTTTTTGCTGTCTCTCTCTTCCTTTTGCGTCGCTCGGGAGTCCTTTTCTCCCCCGCTTTTCCTTTGCGCTCGCAGGGGGCCGGCGCTGTTGTTATCCCCAACGACGCCGCATCTTTGGGTACATCGACCGCGGCGCCGACATGCAAGGACGATGCCACTGCGTCGCAAAATGCCTTGTCCGCCCACCCGACATCGACCACCCTCCCGTTGACCTTGCGCGCGCGCGTCCATCACGTCGCGCCAGCGCCCCTCTTTTCGAGGCCTTTTTCCTTTTTTTTGTTTGCGGTCTGTCTTTTTTTTGGGTGACGCCGCAGGGCGTCGGAAGACGATGGCGTGCGCCGACGCTCCGCGGTCTCCTATCGACCGTCGCCGCAACGCGCAACATACAAACACACAGGCAATGCGCGCGCCACTCGGCCTTTCTTTTTTGTTCTCCCCTCCCCCGACCCCTTTCGGAGGCGAATTTTCTTTTTTTTTTTGGTTTTTTGAAAAAAAAAGGGAGGGATGATATGCTTTAAGCTTGGGGAGGGTACCACTCGCCCCTGTAAACCTGCAGAAAAGACCACTTTCCTAAAGCGTAAATTTGGTCGGCACAAAATCTTCAACCTCTTCGTCGTCATCGAAATTTGGCTGAGAAGTTTCTTAGATTCACTTCGAATGATTTTCAACTCCGATGACAAAGCATCCCATTCGCACAAAATCCGGGTTGTTATGGACACAGCGCAATTCGCTTCTCAAATTCCTTTGCAATTAATTTATACTAAATTATGTGCGGATTTATACTAAATTATGTCGGACACAAATTAGCACAAATTGGCGTTTTAGGTAAGTGGTCTTTTTCCTGAGGTTTACGGGGGCGAGTGGTACCCTCCCCAAGCTTAAAGCATATTGGTTGTGCATTTTGTTTTTGGGTCACGCCCGCCTGCGGTTGCCTCTGGCCGTCGCGTCTTCCCCATCGCGCGCAGTTCTTTTGGATTGCTTGCGCTTCTTTGCGTCATGTTGCTGCTGCTGCTGCTGCTGCTGCGTGTGGCATCCGAGCATGCAAAAGAGGCAGTGCACCACCGCAACGAGAACGGCCGCGCAAGGAGAGCGAAAAAAAGGCGCGGTGACCCGATCGCATTATCTAGGCCGAGCCCAGCCCGTTCGGAACCTGTGGTGTTTGGTCGGCGCGGCAGGCGTCCGTGACGCGAGGGAGAAAGGCGTGCCGATCCATGGACCGACGCGGCCTCTCTCTTTCTTTTTCCTTGTCGTGCGGCGATGCACCACCGCGCGGAATGAGGGGAAAGAGAGAAGGAGAGATGAGGCACCCTCGAGCAGCACGTCGTCGTCGGCGCGCTTCTTAGGAAGGGAGCGCACGCGACGCACGCGCCGCATTCATGGCGATGAGCAGCGCCGAAGGCGTGCGCACGTGTTGCGGCGTCGGGCGCGACACGGCCGACTTGGCCGGCGTGCTCGGCGTGCTCGGCGCCTTGGCCGTGGTCTCGGACGGACCTTGCGCGGCAGATGCTGCTGGGCGCGGCGTCGACGCGCGCGGCGGGGTCGGCGGTCCCGTGGGCGCTGGAATGAACGGCCAGTTGACGTCGTGGCAGATGCCCTTCCAGATGGCCTCTTGCTTTTCGAGTTTGTCGCGACCCTTGAGCAGCGAAAAGTAGGGCAGGTATTCGACCCAATTGAGCAGCTGGAAGAACTTGTAGAGCACGTACACGTAGGAGAGGAAGTTGACACGCGTCGGATTGATGCGCGCCTTCCACTTGGCGTACGGGGCCTGGATGCGCATAAACATCTGGCGGCAATAGTTCTCCTTGGTGGGGCCGAGGACGGGCGCCGGCTTGCCCGTGATCGAACACCATATGTACATCTCAAAGTCGTAAAAGTCCTTGAAGGCGTTGGCCTTGAGCGCCTGGCGCACCGTGAGGGTCGTGATGTCGTCGACGGTCGTGATGCCCTGCGCCACGTGCCACTCCATGACGGCGTCGAGCACCTCCTTGGTCACACGCTTGCTGCCCTTGCCCTGGAACATCTTGAGGCGGTCCTCAAAGTGGTGGGCCTTTTTCGGATTGTTGGACAGGAACTCGACCTCGTCGCCATAGGCCATGGACGCCGTCGTGGCGTCCATGTACGGGTAGCCCGCGCGGCACTCGGGGCACGTGAGCAGGGCGCCGTTGACCGACTGCAGGAGCGGCACGGCGCATGTCGGGCACGCGTCGTGCTGCACGATGTGCATGGGCGGCGCCTGCTCCTCAAACTCGGCGCGGTACTCGCGCCACAAGGTCGCGTTGGTCGCCACGGGTCCGGTTGTGGAGCCGCCACCGCCGCCGCCGGCGTGGACCCCGATGGCTCCCCCGTCCTTGCTGGGCGTGGTCGCCTCTGACATCATCGGTGGCACCGTCGACGTCGTTGAAGAAGTCGCCAATGATGTCGGACGCGACGATAAAGTCGGGTCGTCGCCGTCGTCAGATCGCAGGCGCTTGGCACAATGGGCCGAGGATGCGTCGCGCTCCGCGGCGGCATTGGCGCGCGCCAAGGCGAGATAACGCTCTGCGCGCGTCTCAAAGGCTGCGCTGTCGGCGCCCGTCTCGATGCGCGCGGCCTTTGCCTCGATGGCGTCGGCTTCGAGCGCGAGGCTCTGCGCACGACGCATCGTGGCCCTGGTAGCGCCGAGGGACACGGCCTCGGCGCGCATCGACGCGGCCTCGGCGCGCATTGCCGGCACGCGCTCGCGCTCGGCGGCAAACCGTGCGCGCCGTTGGTCTATGGCGGCCTCGATCTGTCTGAGCGCGTCGGCCTCGGGTGTCGGCGGTTCGCTCGGTTCGGCGGGCGCCTTGCGCTTCTTTGCGGCGCCCCCGCCCGAGGCCTTTGCTGAGGAGGCGGCCACGCGCGCCTTGGCCGTGCGGTCGCCGTTTGCCGTGGTCGTCGTCATCGCGTCGTCGTCGTCGTCGCTCTCGGTATCAAAGTGCCGCCGTTGCGCCGCTGTTAACGGGGTACGCAGCCACGTGCACGGCCCGGGGTAAAAAAAAAGAAGAGGGCGATCGCCGACAGGGTTTTGCCGTGTTGCCGCTGGTGCCTTTTCTTTTTCCTCGCTCCGTCTTTTTTTTTGACCCCTTGCTGTCCCGTCTGACTGGTCGGGATGGCGCGGCACGCGGTAAGGCCGACAAGCGCGCGCACGGGCGCGACCGCCCCAAAAAAGCTATCCTCGAAAGGCGATCGGCCAAAGGGACAACCGAGCGGTGTGGCCCGTCGGTTGAGCGGCGCGGCGAGAGCGCTACCTTGCCTTGTTTTGGGATACTCACGCGATCCAAGGGCCGCACGAGGACGCTAAAAATACGCGCAGACGATCCCAAAAAAGGTCAAAGCTGCAGACGGGCGGTTCTGTGTGGTCGTCGTGGTGGTGTGTTGAATGTGTGGATCTCCGGCTCGCCGATGTTACCGGGTGCGCGCGGACCTCCCGGCGCCGGTCGGGGCCGCCCGCGCCGCAGAAAAGACGCGCATCCAAAAAAAGAGACCGGCCGGGAGACCAAACACACGGGCTTGGGTGTGGCCTCACGCGAGTAAAAAGCCAGGTCGCTCTCGTGCGTTTGGCACCCGCCCAGCGGGGGGCAACCGGCGGCGCCCCCGTAATGCGCCGATATTGTTGCGGCGTGCTTCGTTGCTTTTTTGTCCTCTCTTTTTTTGTGTGCGGGTATGTGTTTTTTGCGGCCCTATCCTTTCTCGGATGTCTCCCTTTGCGTTGCGCCTTGGGCGGGGTGGCGGTCCGCGACCGCTGCACTGGATGTCTCTCTTTCTTTGGTTTTTTTCTCCTTTCTTTCCACCTCCTTCTGCGCGATGCACCTCCACGAGAAGGCCTTTTTATCGAGACCTTTCCCGTTGGGTCGTTATTGGTTGGCAGTATTCGGCTTTTGTCTTTTTTTTTCCCCTTTGGCGAGACAAAAGGGCGCGCATGCGACAACCGCGCGGTGCGGTTTTTTGTCGTCTAACCACAAGAAAGGTTGCGGCATGTTTTTGCCCCTTTTGGCGGCGGATCGGTATTTTTGGGTTGCGGAAACAAAGGCGCTGCGTGGGTTGGGAAGGGGGCGGCGCGCACGCGATCGCGCACAGCCGCCCGCGGTGCCCTCTTTCGTGCGCCGCCCCCGCGGGTCCATCGCGCGATCTACCAAAAGAGGTCAATCTATCTCCTCTTCCTAAATCAGCACGCATACATACGCTCAACGCACAACGCGAGCGAGTGGAAAGAAAATGGAAGCCTTTGCGCTCGATCCCGTAGATGAGATGTGTGCGCGTGTGCGTGCGCGCTGGGCTGCCGCCGATCGACGCCGCGCCAACGCGGCGTGGTGGTGCCCCGACACGGCCACCGTGCCGCGCACTCCGCCTCATGTGCTCATGGGTGCATTGGCCAACGAGTTTGATGCCTATGCGGCACACCGCCACGCGATCGACACGGCGTCCCAGCACGCGCAGCCCATAGCCGACGCAAACCCCGTGTCTTCCTGTCCTCGGTCCGGGATCGTGCCTCCCGTTGGGCATGTGTCGTCGTCGACGCAGCCGTCGTCTCTGGCGGGGCGCCGTGTCTGGGTAGCAGTGGCCATCAGCGCTGCGGCCATCGTGCTCTTGATTGCGCTGGTGGGTCTCGCCCTCGCGCCCTCCATGCGCGCTCGCGCCGACGGCAGGAACGACCGCGACGACGACGACGATGCCGAGAGCGACGGCACCCACGATATGCGCGCTCTCAATGGCGCCATGCAAATTGGCACTATACGAGGTCGCGGCGATGTGTGACTCGATTGTAGTTTGACCGTTTTGTATTTGCGCGCACGAGCGCAGGGCCGCACAAGAGCGCCGCCGATTTAGAGCGCAACGTCGCGCCCCCGTCGCCGGATGGCACGGGAAAAAGGCAGCAGACAAAAAAAAAGAGGCACGACCGGCGGCAGCGAGTTGTAAAAGAGAGCGCGCGGTGATTTCCTATGGAGACAAAATCCGACGACTAGAGAGGCAGGAAAGGAGGGGGACGCCGGAAGGCAGCGGCACGGGACGACACCGAAAAAGGCACGGCCATCATCCATAACCGCCTCAGCTTCGGGCCTTGTGAACGCGTGTCCTTCTTTTTTTTTCTACCCCACAAAAGTGGCGCTGTGACGCCGATGTCGGGCGGTGACTTTGAGGGCTAAAGGCGCCGCGGCGGCAGTCCCTGCCTCTGTATCCGCTGCCTTTTTGGCTATGTGCGCGCACGTGCAGCGCGGGCTGTGGGCCACACAGCAAGGGCGCAAAGCCACGCCCAGAGAGGCAGAATGGGGGTAAAAAAAGGCCGCTGATTCAATAGTAAAGAGCGTTCGCGGTGGCAGTTGGTGGCGCAGAGTAGCCGAGGCCCGCCCGCAAACTCACAGACAGCCGACAAGGGAGGAAAAGACGGGGGTGGAAAAAGGAGGACGCCAACGACGCCCATACCGTCCGGAGACGAGGTCGAACCAGGAGCATCTACGCTGACGAGACACAAACCCAGCGCGGAAAAAAAAACGCCAGCGGCCAGTCAGTCGCCACCCGCCTCCCCGTCCAAGATGGACCGCGCCAACGGCGAGACACGCAAACGCACGGCCAACCGCAGCCTGGCAGGGCCGTCGGGCGCTGGAGAACGCGACGGCAAGCGAGCACGCGTTGAAGGCGGATGCGCACACGCCAAAGCATCGAGTGCAGCAGCAGCAGCCGCCGCCGCGCCCACATCGCGGACGGGCGCCCATCAGTGGATATCGGACGGATGCCGCTTGGGGCCGCCGGCCACCTACAACAAGTACCTGAGCGTCATGGCGACGATGCGCACACTGGGCATGAAGGAAAAGCGCGAACTGTTTAAGCTGATGCGCGAGGGCGATCTGGGCAAGTGCGGACGCGTCACCGAACACACGTTCATCCCTCACCTGGGCGTCACCATGGGCGAGTTTGCGCTCTTTTACGTGCTCAACGACGACCCGCGAGCGCCGTCGTGACCGGCGGCGCCCTTTGACGTTTTGTTTCATTAAAAAGATTGTTTATTTTTTTTCGCCCACGGCGCCTTTGTTTGGCGTGCCATTGCTCAACGAGCCGACGAAAAGAAAAAGAAAGAAAGACATTGGAAAAGAAGAACCCACTATCCGGCCAAACATAGCTAGCGCGTCCTGCTGGCGGTCTCCCTTTTTTGCCTGTTTGTTGCAGACCGCGCTGGACTCTTGCGTGGCGCTTCTGCCGTATGGTTTTCGTCTTTTTCTTTTTTTTTTCTTTCTGCGCCGCGCTGTCGCCAGTTTGCCGCGCCAAAGAATGTGGCCTGAAAAAGGGGAGGCACCACAATGGAAAAAGCCATTTTTGGGGAGGCCGCATTGGAAATGACGGGTGACACGCAAGAGTCTACACAAAATAGTTTAGCCCAGCAAGATTGCGTTTGTAATTCGAAAAGATTCGTGCCGTGGCGATGCCGTGCTAATGCGCCGTTCCCGGTACGCCGCTTCAAAAAAAATGCGCCGCACACGGACGGGAAAAAAGAAGAAGAAGTGCTTCCTGTGGGCGCCCTCTCGGCGTTAGTCTCTTTCCATTTTTTTCTGTGTCGAATAGAGGCCGACCGGGATGTGCGCACGCGCGAGATGCAAACACTTTTGCGAAAAGGAGAACGTGGCTTGTCGAGCATGGCCACAGAAAAAGAAAAAAAAGAGGAGGGAGGCGACACGCGCATCCGCAGGGCGAGTCGTGGGCGCCAGCCTCGCTCGCTCTTGTCTGGTTTTTTAAAAAAAAATTGCTCCTCATCGGCGGGTGGGGGCGAGCGCTCGGCAGACTGTCGCTCGGCGGCTGGCCACTGACGAGAGGCGCAATGGAAAAGGGCACGCCAACACACTGCGTCCATCGATTCGCACTCGTCGCCCTCCCCCACGCAACCCCTCTTCCGCCCCCCCCCCACGCGCCGCTACCCAGCCCGCAGAGGCACGGATTACGGGCAAGGCGCAAGAAAAAGACACCACGCATCCATTTGTGTGCGTCTTGCGGTTGGCTTGTACATCTCGGCGTTCGCCTCCTTCCCTCTGTGCTCTCGGCGACGTCGACACACTCGGTGTGCTGCGGCCCTCGCCATCTCCGCTGATCGTCGCCGCAAGGCGGCATGAACAGCGCCTACGGTGCGAGTGCCTGGGGCGGGCCGTCTATGGCAGGCGGCGCCAAGATGGCCGCCATTCACCAGTGCCTTGACGCGCTCCGTCCGCCTTCACCCCCTCTGCGGCGCCACGCGGCGCCAGCCGCACCTATGGCCGCACTCGACGCTCTGCCGTCACCGATTGAACCTTTCTGCCCACTGCCGCCGCCGCCCCCGCCGCCGTTGGAAACGTCGCCTCAAACCGCCCCTGTCGCACAAGCCGAAACGGCGCCGACGATGCTCGCCCCCAAATTGCAGCGCACTGCGCAAGAAACAACCGCGGCGTCGGCCGAAGCCTCGAACGGCCCTGTCCGCGCGGCGGCGGCACCCTCGATGGCGTCGGCGCGCGCGACCTCCGCGCTGCGCAGCCCAGCCGTTTTGGCCATCGGCGCTGCGGTCGTGGTCGTGTTGGTGCTCGTGGTCGTTGCGCCGCCGTTTGTGCTCAAAAAGCGCGGTGGTCCGGGTGTGTCGGGCGACCCCGCATGCAGATGGGCGCGGCCGCGCGCCCAAATCGACCCTGTCCGCTTGTTGGCTTGGGGCATGCTCACCGCAGCAGCGGCGTTTGTGTTGCCGCTCGCAGTAGAGCGCCTCACCGCTGCGCCGTCGGACCACGCCCCAAAGACGGGCACCCTGTTTTGCCGCAAGCGGACCCAAGCCTAGACACGCCTCGCCCAATGCGCGCCGAGGTGCTTTGCCCCTGTGGTCCTGTCGCGGAAGCGCGCCGCGTGCGTGGTCAAAAAAAAGACAAGAAAGGAAAAAAGCGAACAGAGACCACGCGCGCAAACAGAAAGAGGCGGGTCTGGAGGGGCGTCGGTGTGCGCCAGAGGTAACCCACAAACGCAGAAAAAGACAAACATGGGCAAAGGGGGGAAAAGAGAAGAGAGAGAAATATCCTTGCTGTTGCGTCTGTTTTCCCTACGTTGTTCCTTACTGGGCCTCGCGCTCGTTGCGCCTGGTTTATTTATTGTGTGTTTTTTCGTCATCGAGCGAGTGCCCGGCTGGGTGTCGTCTGTCTTTTCTTATTTGAAAGAAAGAGAGGGCGTCGAGCCCCGACGGTGGCCTTTTGTGCCCCCCTCTCAAAGTGGAGGAAAGAGGGCAGAGAGACGGCGCTCCCGTCTGACAGGAAGAAAGACACACACGCGGTCGCGACGCCCAAATCAAGAAGAAAAAGGTCGAGGGTAAAAAAGAGGCGAGAAGGAATAGAGGAGAAAAAAGGGCGGCCGAAGGCTGTGCGCGCGTGCCGAGCGAATCAACACGCGCGCGCTTTGGTGACAGACACGCGAAAAGGGGCGCAACCCCAAGGAAAACCGCCTACGCATGGAGGCGCGCGGGCTTGCCATGCCATTGCTTCCGGGCGACGGCGACCGACATGGTACGCGCACAGATGCCGCGGCAACGGCGGCGGCGCCGACCGACGGAGCGTCGGCCTCTTACTATGCCATGTTTATGAAGGCCATCCATGCCGGCGGTCTCCACGGCGGCATCTTTCACGAAGAGGGTCCGCTCACGCTCTTGCAGTGCATGGAGCGCGCGGCGCACGAGTGCCTGGCGCTGGTCGACGAGGCCCTCGTGCGCAAGGGCTTTAGTGGACGCGCCTACGAAGACGCCCTCGGGCGCGCGCTCGACACCTTTAACCATTGGACCGACGCCATGCTGGGCGAAGAGACGCAGCGCATTGTCGACGCCCACCCGCAAATCGACACCGTGCTCTTTCGCGCCGTGTGCGCCACCTATGTGCGCCACGTGCACGGCGACGTACTCAGGGCGTCGGGCCAGCGCGCCAGCATCCGCGTGCCCCCGTTTGGCAACTTTGTGCGCGAATTCTTTCGGCATCTGGCGGCCGACGTCTATGTGCGCTCGGCGGCCTACTTTGATCGGGCGCGTCTGGCCGAGCGCAAGCTGGTCCACGCCGACGCCGTCCGCGCGGCGCTCGACTTGTGCATGCGCGGCAACGTGACCTATGTCGCTGCCCCTCTGCCCCCTCCCACCCCGTCCAGTACCACGAGTGCGTCGTCTCCCATGTCGTCGACCTCATCATCAACAACAACAACAACGACGTCATCATCATCACCATCATCGAGGTCATCGCCTTCTGCCTTATCGACGACAACGACGAGTGTTTCGTCGACTCCTGCGCCGTCATCATTGTCGTCATCATTGTCTACCTCGGTATCGGCTGCGACTCCCGCACCGCCCAGACCATCGTCGACGGAGGTGGCTCCAAAACCTTTGCTACCACGGTGCGCGTCGTCGCTTGCTCTTCACAGCACACCGGCAAGGCAGTCGCCATCGGCGCACGTTGCCCCGGCACCCATCTCGCCCCTGGCGCCGCCAGACGCCGGGGCTTTCCCTATGCACGCACCTCACGCCCTTGCCGCGGTGCACGCGTCTGGCGTCGACCAGGGTGCACGCGCCGGCGCGCTCGTGGCGGGTGCGCGCACTGCGAGGGTTCCCTCCACGCACGGCCCGCCTGTGGGTGATGTTGGAATGCGCCACGCGGCTGTTGAAACCCGCCCTAGTCGGCCCGACGATATTGCAGACAGAGGGCTCGGCGTCCACCAGCGCACGGGACTTGCCCGGCAGCACAGGCGCGAGATGGGTCCATACGATCCAAACACAGACACCGAGGGCGAAAACGACAATGACACCGGTGACCCCGACGGTGCCGATAACAGAGCCGCCGTCCATGAGGACATTAACAATGGATGGTATGGCGACGACGACAACAATGACAACGCCGAAAATGGCAAGGGCGGTCCTTACGCCAATACACATCGCTCTTTCGGGCTACGGGGCGCAGAGCGCGCAAACAACTCGCTTTATGTCGGCAACGGCGCTTTCAGCGACGTCCGGCGATCGGCCGGCGTCGCGCGCGCGGACGACAACGATCCGCGAGGCCACCAACGACCCGAGGACTTTGACAGTGACCGCGACGACGTCGACCAACAAGGCGGCGCCGCGGGGGGTCACCGCCCGATGCAGCCTTTGGGGTGGGGAGCGCGTCAGAACCAAGGCCGTGTCAATACCGATCGCCATACTGCAAACGCCCCGTGGGGCCAGTCTGGCCCAACATCGTGGAATCCACCGGGCCGCGCCGAATCGCATGGGCCGCCTCCTCAGCGTCCGGCGTGGCCCGACGCGCAGGTAAGGCGAGACGGCGCGCCACCCGCAAATGGGGGACGCCGAGCCGGCGCGCGTCCGCTCATACGTCTTATTGACCAGCCGGCCATGCCCCACTACGTGCCCGGGATTCAGGCCGCGGACAACCGCCCCACGGGCGTCGCAGACAGTGCCGGTCGTGTGCCCGAGTGGCCCAGCGCGGCGGCGCGCGCTCGCAACCCAAACAGGGGCTACGACAATGGCGAGGGCAACGCCCTCCGTGGCCTCGGTGGTCATGATGATCTCGATCAGAGCAACCTCGACGATGACGACATCGAAGATAATGTCGGCGACGGTGCGAACCGGGCCGGCCACCAAGGCGACATGGACGGGAGCGAATGGACGGAATAAAAAGACCGTTTGGTCCTCTTTTCTTTATATTCTCTTTTTTGTGCAATACTTTTCCTGGCGTTTTCTTTTTTGCTGCGCGCGCGCCTCTTTTCTCGCGTATGGGCCGCCATGCTCAGGGTGATGTCAACAGTCGAGCGCGCTCCATGCCGCGTGCACGCAAGAGGCCCCACAGAGCACCGACCGGAAAAGAGTCAAAAAGGCCCGCGTGAGACTCGCCAACAGCGCGGTGGGCGAGACACACAAACCAAAAGGGCACAGATTGCGGGGGGGGGGCGGGTGGAACAAAGGGAAAAAAAGAATGCGCGCACCGCCGCCGAGACACGACAGGGGGCCGCGTGCGCCATCTCGACGTGCGACCGAGAGGAGAGCGAGGACGGCCTTGGTAAAAAGACAATAGAGAGCGCGACCGCTCCGGCAACCTTGCGCACCGACCAAAAACGACAAGAAGCCCACGGACAAAGAGCCCCGACACCACCACTAGGTGAAAAAGAAAGAGGAGGCGCAGCCATGTCGGCCTATGAAGAGGACGAACTCCCACAGTTGGACCTGCGCAAGTTTGACTTTAACATGTTCAAGCCGGACCGCGTGGTGATGCTCGTGGGCAAGCGCGGCACGGGCAAGTCCGTCCTGCTGCGCGATCTGCTGTCGCACCTTTCGTGCGAGTACGACGGCGGCGTCGCCATGTCGCCCACGCCCGAGAGCACGGACATGTTTCGCGAGTTCATGCCCGACTCGTGCGTCTACGAGGACTACACGAGCGAAAAGATCGCCGAGATCGTGCTCAAGCTGCGCGAGTTTAACGGTGTGGGCATCTACAAGCGCGTCTTTGTCCTCTTGGACGATTGCATGTTTGACTCGAAAATCCTCAAGTCGATCCAGATGCGCGACATCCACATGAACGGCCGTACGCCTTCCCCCCGCCTATCTTTTTTTCCTGCGCGTCTGCTCTCTTTTTTTCTCTTCCCTTTTTGTCGCTGCGCACGCGCTTGTTTGCAGATACGTGTGCGCGCGCGGTCTCTCTCTCTTTCCGACGCCCTCCCGGGGCTCTGGACTCATCCTCACATGATCCCAACGTTGTTGTCTTTTTCCATCCCTCTCTTGTTCCCTTTTTGCCTGTGACGATCGTCTCACGTGACGACGCGACCTTGATGGGAAATGACCACCAACGCGCACGCCCCTAACACTTTATTTCTTTTCTTTTTCTTCTCCTGCACCAGGGCACCTCAAGATCCTATTCCTCAACATCGTCCAGTACGTGATGGACGTGCCCAAGGCCATCCGATCGCAGATCGACTATGTGTTTGCGCTGCGCGAACCACAGAGGGCCTACCGCGAGAACCTCTACAAAAATTTTTTCGGCATCTTCCCCAGCTACGACGAGTTCTCGGCGGCCTTTGACGCCTGCACGGAAAACTATGGGTGCATCGTCGTCGATTCGACGGCCAAGACCAACGCCGTCGAGGACTCGGTCTTTTGGTACCGCGGCTCGTCCAGTCCGCCGCCGTTCATCTTGGGCAACCGCAATTTCTGGAAGCTGCACTATATGTTTTACCAAAAGCCCGTGGCACGCCTGTCCGACGACGACGTCATCCCCGGCCTCGCCCCGCTCTACAAGGGCACCAAGGGCAAGGACGACTCTGCTAAAGACAAGGATAAAGACCGGCAGCGCAAATCGGGCAAGAAGCGCCGGCGCGACGCTCTCGTCGTCAAAAAGAGAGACGTCGACGGGACGCTCATCATCGAGGACGCGCCCGCGGCCGGCGCACCTGCCGCCGCTCCGACAGCGCCTGCGGCAACCGCGCCCGTGCCATCCCTACCGCCTACTACGACGACGACGTCATCATCATCATTGTCATCGTCCTTCGCGACGTCGCTATCGACACAGCATCATGCAGCCGCGCCTGCGCCCAATGCCCCAGTCAATGCCAACAATCACAACGGCCTCATGGGAGGCGGCGCGCCCGCTGCGCCGCGCTATCCAATGAACCCTGCTCACGCTACTCGGCCGGGTGCGACGATGGCGCCCATGCGTCCCGTTGTCCCTCCCGTGGGGCATCGTCCACTGTTTGAGCACGCCCGTCCAGCAGCGCGACAGCCCTAAACCGCCCGCAAGATGGGGCGGCTCCGAGGTCGTTGCCATATCTCGGGCGTTCCTCTTGTCCTCTCTCTCTCTCTCTCTCTCTCTCGTCTACCTCGCTTGCGCGCGTGCTGCAGTTTTTCCGCACACCCCAAAGAGCAATCGAGACCGCCAAAGCATGCTCGAAAAAACATGTCTCTGGAAAAAAGATCGCGTTGGCTTGTCAACCTTGTGTGCCTCCAAAAGTCGCCCTCGCCTTTCGAGGCCATAAAAAAAGGAACGGCCACTGTGGGCTGGCCAGGAAAGCGTTTTTGCTCCGCACCGGGAGCGTGAATCGGCCACCGTGGTTGGTTCGCCCGTTTTTGCCTCGGCCCATCAAGGTTACGCCAATCGCAAGCACGCGCCGACGAGGACAGCCAAAGATGATAAAAAAAGAGGCACGACAAGCGGCCATTTTGGTCGGGGCTAGAGCCTGCGGTCGTTCGTCCGCTCCTTTTGTTTTTCTCCTGTCTTCTTTGGCCTGTCTCGTCCCCACCAAAAAGCCTGATGCGCCTGTGTGTCGGGCTCCCTTTTTTTCCGATTCATGTGGCAAAAGAAAACGGCGCGAGTCAAGTACGGATTTTCCTTGTGTTTCTTTATTTAATGCTTTTTTTGTTCCTGGCTTAGGGCCGAAAAGACCGGGCGTTGCTTGGGCGGAATCCTTTGCCCCTTTCGTTTTTTCAGCCAGGTGGGTGGGTATTCAAGCCGAGGCGGTCGATCGTGTTTGCCAGAGCGCCCGGCCAAAGTGCGGCGCGCTCGTCGAGACGCGACGAAAACAGACTTTTACATTTTCCCAGTCTCTTCTTTTTTTGGATGGTTTTTGTTGCAGGTCATTCCTGTTTATTCGTTGCGCCGTTGGTCATCCAAAGGGATCAACAAAAAAAAAGAACGGACACGAGCAAAGTGGGAACCACAACAGCGTGTGGACGAGAGGACGCGTTTTTTCTTAGCGCAGCATCGACCGACCGGTCAATCCGAAAGCGCCGGCGCTGCCCATGCCGGCGCTGCCGACGCCGCCAGTCTTGGCGCCCAGCTGGCCGACGACGCCTCCCTGCTGGGGTACGGCGAGGCCCTGAGCGGCACGGCCCGACATGATGTTGTAGATAAAGGCGTCCAGGGGACCCATGCTGCGGCAATAGGTTCCGGCGATCTTCCACAAGAGGGCCGGCTTGATCTCGTCAAAGGTCTCGGGCGTGACGCCCATCGTGGCCGGTGTGAATGCCCCCTTGGCAAAGCGCGCGTTGGAGCCACTGAACAGTTGGTCGGCGTAGCCTTCGAGGCCAAAGGCACGCAGTAGCGCCTCGAGATCGCGTCCGTTGAAGCGAAGAGAGTCGACATAGGCCAGGAACCAGCGCAATTCCGCTTCGGTAGGAACGCACTCTGGGTGCGTGGCGACAAAGGCCGCCAGCGCGGCATTGATGTCGTTGAGTTGGGCCGCGTCCACGAGCGTGTTGGCCGCAGGCAGGGGTCGGTCGAGTGCCTCGGCGCCGAGGGTGCCGGCGGCCACGGCGCGGATGCCGGCGGTGATCGCGGGCAGCATGTCGCAATAGGTGCTGGCGATCAGCCACAGCGTCGACGGGAGAGGCACCTCGCCGCGCGCCCCGCGCACGCCCATCACCTCTTGGGCAAACTCGCCGCCGCCCCAACGCGATTGGCGCTGCAGGTCGACCGCGCCACGCGGACCCAGGACACCGGCCGCGGCCAGCGTGCGCATGATCGACTGGATGTCGCGCAGATCATAGCCCCGGGTGGCGACGGCGTTGAGAAAGTCGTTGAGCGACTGCAGCGTGAGGTTCGGGCAGTCGGCGTGTTGCTGCAAGAAGGACTGGATGGCCTCCTGGCCGACGGGCGACACAGGCGAACCGGTGGCAAAGCCGCCGACGGCGCGGCCGCGCGCGCCCTCGATGCGCTGGCTGACAGGGGCCAGGGGCGTCCTGGCGCGCTGCGAGGCCAGCTGCATGAGCGCGGCGTCGTTGCCCTGGCCAAAGAGGACGGGCTGCGCTGTGCGACCGGAACGCTGGCGCCCGGCGCTGGCCGGTGCCGCGCGCGAACCCACGGGCAGACCGTCGGCCCTGCCGCGTCGCCGGGTCGTGGTGGCGCCCTGCTGCTGTTGAGCGCCGACACGGCTCTGCTGGCGAGTGCCGGCGGCCTGTCCACCGAGCAGCGACTGCAAGAGGGCCTGCTGCTGCGCCGTCTGAAGCTGCTGGGGCTGGGTCTGAGCGAGGGGCGACTGCATCATCGTTGTTGTTGGTTGCCTGGGTTGCGGGGTTGAAAAAGGTGGAAGGGGCGCGGTTGTGGTCTGGCCTCGTGTCTCTTCTCGCTCTCTCTTTTGGTTTCTCTGTGCTCGAACGAAAAGTTGAGGCAATGGAGGCGCTGTTAATCCGATGCGTGCCGCTTTTATCGGCCCGACCTCCTTTGACCTGTGGCGGCGCGCGAACGGACGCCACGCCGCCCGCGCGACGGTTCTGCGCAATCGCCCGGTGCATCGGTGGAAGGGAGGCGAGAAAACAAGACGCCCACGGGATCCGTCTCGCGGGCCGGCTCGGATAAACTCGTTGTTTTGCGCCCCTCGCTCCTTTCCTCCTTCTCCTTTTCGTTGGCCCTGCCGTGTTGTTGGGGCCGGGTGGCTCGCGGGCGCCGCGGCAAGAGGCTCGGGGGCAACACCTTGCGCAATAACCAAAAAAAAAGGACAGCGGCAGGAGAGTCATTGCGCCCAAACCGGCAGAGCGCGTGCACCCAAAAGAAACAAGCCGGCGGGTGTGCGCCCCGTCGCACAAAGACCACGCGCCGCAACGCGTGTCCAAACCGAGAAAAAAAGATCACTGCCGAAACAAAAAAAAAGAGCAAGCCTATTGAGGGAGGGGGTACGTGCGACCGCCTGCGGGCCTCTCGTGTTGGTCTCGCCCTTTTTTTTTTAAAAAAGATAAGCAATGCTGCGGACAAAAAAGAACACAATCCGTTGCCGTGCTTGCCGATGGTGTGGCGCGACGCTCTTTGGTCGCTCCGCCCCCATCGCGGCTATTTGGTGAGGGCACGCGTCACGCGCTCGACGATGGCGCCGTCTGTACCGTCGCCCACGCCGTCGGCTATGGCGTTGGCCAAGGCGACGCGAGACACGGGGTCGGACACGCCGGCGCGCGACAAGGCCGCGTCGAGCACGGTCGCCGATTTTGCGCTGCGCGCCAGGCGCTTGCGCTGTGAGCGCGACAATCCGAGGCCGGGCGCCAGAGTGGCTTCCGCCAAAGGAGTCGCGGGTTGGGCGCTGTCGTCTTGTTGTTGTTGTGGTTTGGGCGCTTCGGGCTCGTTGCGCGCCTGTCGACGGGCGCCGCCCACGCGCGACGTACGCATGGCGGCCATGCGAGCCCGATAGGCGGCGCGCAGGTCGACGCTGCGTTCGGCAGCGCTTGGTCCTGCTTTGCCTTGGCCCTGGGTGGGCTGGCGCGGCTTTGGTGGGGCCGCTGTTGCTGTCGGGGACGCGGCGGCGGGGACACTCGCGCCGTCGGCGCCGCCAACGACAGGTCCTCCGGGTACAGGTTCGCGCTCTGCCCAACCGGCGGTGGCTTTGGGCTTGCGCACAGCCAAGGGACGGCGCGCGGTCGTGGGGGCAGCAGTGTCTTGCATTCTTTATGCGTTTTTTCCACTGGGGGTTGTTGTTGTCTCTTTTTTTGAGAGGGTCCTGTTTCCTCTTGTCTCTGTTGTTGCCTGTGTCTGTAGTCCTCAGATTTTTCCCGGCTCTATCCCAAAGGTCGACCGTCTCTGCCGCTCGCGGACCGCTCTTCCTTACCAGGCGCAGCGACGCCTTTTTTTGCACGGCCACACGAAAAAATGCCGACACACAGGCATGATCGCCGCACAGGTTATGTGCGGCACGCGCGTGCGCATCCCGTCGACAGGCTGCCGTCTGCCCCGCGTGGCACAAGGCCTGTGCGCACGCCGTCGAAAAAAACGAAAAAAAAAAGAAAACCGACCAGGAGAGCACCACTGACATGAGGCAAAACTCGCAGCAAGGGCGGTGCAGAGAATACGCGCATGGCGAACAGCCTTTTTTTGTGATGATGGCGATGGGTATGGTGACGACGCCAGTGATGATGGCGGTGGTGGAAAAAAAGGGGAGGGTCGAACAACAACAACAACGGTAGGCCTCTGGCAATTCAGCAGCAGGGCTCTCGTGCGTTGCCCCTCTCGCAACAGCAAAAAAAGAAAGAAAACACCAGCAAGCAAGAGGCGCAGCGCCATCGGGAGAGGTACGAAAGAAAAAATACAATACAAGACCCCAATAGAGGGACAAGCGACAGGGACCAAAGCGCGCGCCCGGCCGTACGAGCCATAACGCGAAAGCAGATCCGCCAAAGGGAAAGCCGCCGAAATGGGTCTGTTTGGCAAGGGCCGCTCGGGTTCACAGACACAGCCCCAGGCAACGGCAATGCCGGCGCCCCAGACCCCACCCTGGCGCACGCGTGTCGTACGCGCATTGTGCGTGGGCCTTGTGGCCGCCTTGGTCATCGTCCTGGTCGCAGCGTCGATACGGGCGCGAGCACGTCGTATGTCGTTGGCGGCTCGCATGCGCGCCCGGTGCCGCTCGACCGGTCCCGATGCGGCGCGCCGCACCATTTTCGTCTCCATCGTGGCGCGCGGCCACCGCGACGAACGTGCCGCGGTGATGCTCATCGGCATGCTGTTTGACCGTGCGCGGCATCCGGGGCGTGTCCACATTGGCCTGTGCCGCTGCTCGTCGCACGACGGCGACGAGGACAACGAGTATGCCAGAGATCACGCCCCCTATGGCCAAGCATACGACCGCTGGGACGCTCGCGATGCCGGTGGCGATTCGTACAGTCGTGCAAGGCACGTGCAAGGCGCGGACGGGCGACGAGGCCATTCATGGGATGGCGTTGGAGACGACAGCATGTCGAGCCCACACATTGATGACATTGTCGCCGCCTATGGAGCGGCCTACCCGCATCACGAGGGACGGTTCGACACCAATGTGCGCGTGCTCACCGAAGAACCCACGTCGGAGCGTGGCGCCGCCAACGCCATGCTCCTGGTCCAGCGGCACTTGTATCGCGGTCAGCGCTACTATGCCACGGTGTCGGTCAACTGCCGTCCGTGTCATGGGTGGGATGTTGCCGCGCTGTCGGATCTCGACCGCGCCGCTCTCCATCAGACACTGTCGTCTGCCATCGACAGATCGGCACCTGCCAAGGTGATTGTCACCATGAGGCTCCCGGACGATGGCGACGACATTGACGAGGACGACGATTCCAGCGACGATGGTTTGGACGACGAGAATGAGGGCGGCAACGGCAGCAACAACACGGACGATTCCGACAGGCGCCAGCGGTACTATGGCGATGCTGGTGACATCATCCAAGTTGTAAATACCATCGGTGACACCGCCAAACGCGCGACGGCCAAGAGGCAAGGCAACGACGCGGCCTCTGCGGCTGAGTCCGGCGATGACGGCGACGGGCACGGTCAAGATGGCGGCCCCAGAGGGCCAAAACGCACGCTACGAGACCAGCCCACGCGCGACCGCCAAGCGGGCAGGGGCGCGCTGTGGGCGTCGCTGGTTCGCGGTCGAGGCCGCCACCAGGGCGGTCCGTCTTCTTCCCCAACGCGACCGACAGCACGACGTGGCACGCAGACGGCCCTCGGTCGCCGAGGTGTAAAGTCTGGCGTGGGCCGCCGTCCGCCCACGTTTGCCGTATTCGAGATGTGGTCGCCGCGCGGCCTGCCCGTGTTGCGCACGCGCTCCTTTCACTACACGCCCGTGCGCCCGTTTGGCACGCCGTTTTGGCACTCTGACTTTTCGCTGTGCGATGCGGCTGCGTTGGTGCGCGACGCCCCATGGGACCCGTGGTACGAGCATCTGCCGCTGGACGGCGCTGTCGACTGGTGCACAACGGTGCGCCTTTGGACGCGCGGCTGGGATTTCTACAGCCCGACGCGCGCGCTAGTGCGCCGCGCAAAAGGGCGCGGACACGACGCCTACGTCGACTCGCCTGCCGACCTGCCGCGACGCGTGAGGCGCGAACGCGAGGCCGCCTACGCACGCGCCTGGGCTCTCTTGGGGCTGGAGGTGCCGTGGCGCCCCTCGATCGAGCCTCACTATGCGTTGGGCACGACGCGCACGCTCAGTGCGTTTATGCGCCAGTCGGGACTCGATTGGCTCGATCGGCGCGCCGACGCACACGCCTTTGTCGGTATGCTGCCCTTGGGCGACGCCGGCGCGGGCGTCGCAGTGCGGTTCGACGAGCGCGAGGTGGCGGCCAAGTACGGGTCGTGGGCGCGCTTTCTCGATGAGACCGACTACCGCGGCGGTGTTGCCGTCCATTGGTGACGCATTGCTTATGCCTCTCTTTATTCAGTCTCCCTCCCGCCGGGGACGCCTTTGTGTTTCTCTTTTTTCGCCGCTTCTTTTTCTCGGTTACCATTGCTTTTCTTTTCTCGGTTGCCGTTACCGCGGACGCTTTGGCATTGTTCCGTTGTGCGTGCGCGCGCGCGAGATTTCCCCGCCCAAGAATGCAAGTAAAAAACAAAGATGATGGGGAATGAACCAATTGAGTTTTGCCATCAAGGGACCGAACGAACAAGATCTTGGCGTCGGCCACGAACGCACAACCGGATCAAATTTTTTGTCCCCCGTCACGTCTCGGCCCCCTTTTTTTCTTGCGCCTCTTGGCGGTTGGTCTTTTTGCCGATTGAGCATGTGTGCCAAACCGCCAAAAAAGGGCAAGGCAAAATCACAAATGAATCGTCCCGGGGCCTCAAAGGGATCGGCGCCACATCTCGAAAGGAGCATCTGCCGGACACTGCTTGTCCGCACGCAGAGGCGCAACGTGTATGCGAAAATGGCCGTGCCTGTTGCCGCCATTCCCTCGCCCCCAAATTGTATATGTCCCAACCAGACAAAACAATGGCCTATAAACTTTTTTCATAAAGATATGGCGCCGGTCGTATGGGGGCCTTGCGGCCTCGTGTCTCTTTGAGAGTTGGTCGCTGTGGGCGTGACCCCGCCCCCGATTTCAAGCGAGCCCAACCAACAACGCCGCGGTCGCCGCGCGCTGTTGGGCATAAAAGGAAAAGGGATAAAGGTGGAAAGAGGACTCGGAAAGGACGGGCCGGACAGACACCAGCGAGGCTGGCCGAGAATGGTCGATCCTTTTATTTTTTGCGGTCTCCACCTCTTTTTTTGCCTTCTTTTGCGATGGTGCGTAAAATTGAGCACAACAAAATACAAAAAACGAGACGAAAAAAGGGCGTGTACAAAAGGATAGTGCCCCTACACGCCACCGGGTGTGGTCGGAGGCGCCTCTTGGTCCCTGGCGACGCCAAGGGGCGGCGGCGGCACCGTTTGCGACGGTGTCGCCGATCCGGCGGCGCGTTCACGCAAGAACCGCTCCCAACGCGAACCGCCCACGGCATCGGGGTCGGCTTCGTCGGCAGCCGCCGCGGCCGCGGCAGCCGCAGGCGGGGCATAAGGAGGCATGCCGCTGGGTGCGGCGCGCGTTGTGCTCAGGAGGCTGATGCCTCGTTCGGCACGTCTCTGCGCGTCGCGGCGCCCTGCCGATGCGCTAATGCCGTCGACGCCGCCCGCTCGACACAGCGCGCCCGGGTGCTCCATGTTGGGGTCGTGGGGCGGCAGACCACGCAGGTTAAATGCGCGCGCGATTCGATCGTGCGCATCTTGTTCGCTCTCGTCGTCCTCTTCATTGGCCAGCGTGCGCAGATCCACCGGTGCGCTCGAATGGACCGACGCACCGGCGTCGATCACGTCGAGACCCAACGACCCGAGAGAACAAGAGGTGGTGGGGGTGGGTGCATCGCCGAGAGGCGCCGCAGGAGGCGACGAGGGCCTCTCCGCCGCGGTCGTCATCGACATCGTTTCCAATGCCGGGTCCACGAGGCGCTTGACGGCGCGGGTCGCCACGTCGACTGTCTTACACTCGACCATCATGGCCCATGAGATGAAAGGCGCCTCGGCGATCGTGTGGTACTGGCGTGCCGACACGGCTTCAATGTCCTCGGGATCGACGGCGCCGCCGAATTTGCGCAGGCAGAAGCGCGGCGGCGCCGGACTGACGAGGCCCTCGCGGCCCCACACCTCGGCCGCCATCTTGTGAATGAGCACGAGCACGTTGGGCGTGTCATAGACGCCGGCGCCGTGATCCAACTGATAGGCCATGGCGCACGGGAACGAACAAAAGTTGCCCCATACGGCGTAGGCACGCGTGCGGCTGTCGTAGGCGCGCGGCAGCGGCACGCGCCCGGCGGTGCACTCGCGGTCGCAGTGCATGCACGGCCCGCTGGCCTTGATGTCGAGCGTGTTGCGATAGACTGCAGAGCGCGACGGGTCGGGGCACGGCACGGAGCCACGCTGAATGAGGCAGCGCTCGCTCAGCGGATGGAGGTAAAAGACGTCGTCGATGCGCATGAGAGCGTGCCCCATGCCGACGTGCATAAACTCGCGCGTGCTGGGCTCTGCCGCGTCTCCATAGAGCCGGTTGAGGCTGAGCGTCTTTTGATGAGCGCGTCGCGCCGCTAGCGCCTCGGCGTCCGAGAGTGCGGCGCCGCCGTGAGCGATATCGGCGCTCGGCAGACCGTCGTCGTGCGTGCACGGCGCGGCCTCTTCGATCTCCTTTTTGCTGCGGCGGCCGCGCTTGCGCGGCACCTTGGTGCCGGCGTCGCTCGGCGGCTGTTTGCGCTTTTCGCCGCTGGCATTGTTTCCGTTGCCGCCGTCGGTGTGCATGGGTGTTTGGGAGAGGGGGGACGCAAAGACAAAAGGAGAGAGCCCACAGGGGAGCCGGGTGCGCACTGGCAAAGCAAGAGTAAATAAAAGAGTGCGCCGGGTGCTAGAGCGCCAGGAAAGCAAAAGAGGAGAAAAGCAGGTGAGCGACGGCGTTAAGGCGTCAGTGGCGTTTTTGCCAACGCTGCTATATGTTTGGTTTGGTGCGGTGTTGGTGGATGGAGTGAGAGCGAGGACACCGCACGAGCGTCCACCAAGGGGACCGCTCGGGTCGGGGCCGCTCAGAAGAGCGCGGCGAGATGAGCGCGCGCAGGCAAGCGTCACACGCCCACACACCAAAAGATCGTCCCAAATACATGTGTGTGTGCGCAGACGCCGAAAAGATCCGCGCGTTCCTTGTACACACAAGGCTACTGCGGTGCATTGGCACGAGGTTTGGATATATGGCACCGCGCCCTTTTTGCCGAGGAAACCAAAAAATTCCCAAGGAATCAACGCGCTGTTGGGTTTGCTATACGCGGGACAAACACGACCCGCCCACCAAGCCCTCTTTTTTCCTCGCGGATGGGGAACAAGAGAACAAAGGCTTAGTCATGCGGCGCCAAAAAAAAACAACACAGGAAACTTCACGTTTTTTTTCGATGTTGTGGCGGTGACGGCGACGCGCGCGCGCGGCCGAAAATAGTCTATATGTACGCCCCATGGTTTAATAACGAAAGAAAAGAATAGGAAAAAAGGCACAGGTCGTGTGGGTGCTCGGGCAAGCCATCAAACTCGGGGACAACGAGAGCCCTTTTGTTTTTTTGTCCTTTTTTTTCTGTGGCCCAACACGAGCACATGGGGGAAAAGGGTTTGCTGGGAGCGTCTTTTTTGCGCCCGCTCTTGTCGTGGTGAAGACGGCCTTTTTTGCCCTCTCCCGAATCTGGCCGCCCATTGGCGGCGATTGCATTTTTTGGCGGCTGGGGCGCCGGGGGGGGAAGGGGCGGGGCACACCCAAGCGAGAAAAGAAGACAAAGGGCGCGAAGAAAAGGGTCGTTCTCGGTGTGGTGAGAGCGGACGCAAAAGGAGGACCAACCACATAATCGCATTTTATACGCCGGGGCACCGAGCACGCATAGAAACAAAAAGGCACAGAGAGCGAGAGAGGGCCAAAGGGAGGACACGCAGCAAGCGCAACGCGCCAAAGCAAGAACCGAAAAAAAGAGGGGATAGAAAAGAGAGCATCGCGCCGCTCGTGGCCACACACACACATTTTACACAAGCGTACCCCCATGGAGATCCCACGTGAGGGCCGTGACAGCGGCGGCCGTCCGCGCCGCGGTGCGCGTGTGCGCGATCCCAACCGCATCGAACTGGGGCTCAACCTGTACATCGAGGGCGAGTCCAAGCCGGCGGCCTATGTCGGTTGGTGCCTGCCCGACGGTTCCAAGTTTTGCGGCAACGCCCTCAGCGACCAAGGCGCGAGAGAGGACGTCTTTTGCAACGTCCACGAGTTGTGCGACCTGGTCGGTTTTGACCGCGACGAGGGGTTCGATCCGTGGTACTTTGGACGCGCCTACAAAAGAGGCAGCAACCAAGTCGACATGTTGCCCGTGGTCGAGCCCGGCGGGCGCTTTGACGGCCGCGCGCTGGCCGCCCGATCGCGCGACTATCGTGTCGTTGCCAAAAACATGTTCAAGAAGAAAGGGGCGCCCGCTGCGGTCACCTCGTGCCTCAATCCGTATCTCGTGGTCGGCGCTGGTGGGTCGACGCCGCGTGCTCCGGTTCCGGCCTATGTCGTGGGCGATTCACGCAAGCGCGCAAAGTCGCGCAAGCGCGCAGACGCTGCCGCTACGCGCCATCAGCCGGCACCGGCCCACCTGGCGGCGCCGCCCTCGTCCCCTGCAGCGCGCACGGTCACGACCACCACAACGACGACGGTGCGCGCCAAGAAAAAGCGCGACCGCGAGCCGCGCTCCACGTCCTATGACGATGGCGCACGAACGGGGTACGGTCACGCTGTCCCCCATGCGCCCATCTACGAATATGCGACGCCGCTCGACATGTTTGCGCACTGGTACGACGGCAAACACGACGTGCTGGGGTGCGACGAGTCGCTCGATGCGCGCACCGTGTGGGACACGATCCTGCCGCCCACCCGACCAACCAAGGGCAAGCAGTGGTGTCGCGCCTACTGGGAGGAAAAGCACGCCCGAGAGTATGAACGCGCCTGCATGACCCGATCCAACTGGGTGACTGGCGCCGACGGCAAGTGGGAGAGGGTCGACATGCCCGCACTCGATGCGGTGACGTCGATAGACCATACGAGCGGCGGCGCCACCAGCGGCCGCAACACCACCATCGGCAACGCCATTGATGATGGCGTGGACGGAAACAAAAACGACGACGATCAAAACGACAGTGATGGCGGCGGGGACATTGCTATTAGCGACACGGACAGTGACGACGATGAGGATGACGACGACGAGGATGCAGGCCAGGATGGCCACAAAGGGAAAAGACGCGGCGGTGGCGATCCCGACGACAAGGACTTGGCTGCGGCGTTTTTCTCAGACACCAAGGGGCACGTCTCTGACCCGCGCAATGTCTCTTATGCCATGTGGGATCAACCGCTGTTGGACCGTTGGTTTCGTCGCTCGGCGCGTTCGTCGTCCCACGACGACGACCCCAAGATCGATGCCATCGTAGGGCGCCGCTGGGCGTTTGGCACTCACATGCGCTACCTGTGTGCTTGGGCGCGGCCCGACACGGGCGTGAACGCGAGGCGCCTGGTGCGCGCCGCCTCACAAAACAGAGGCTGCTCGTGGAACAACATAGACACCCCCACAACATGGCACGCCGCCGCCGTGCTCTGCACCAATCCGCGCTACGCGGCACAGGTCAAGGCCTATGACGATGCACTGCGTGCCTGTGCGCTATCGGCCGTCGAGGCCTTTTTGACGCGGATGGAGGCCGCCGGTCATGCCGATATCCTGCACGCGCTTGCAGTCGAAGCCCGCATCGCCCTCTATGGCCTCGGCGTCTTGACCCGCGACAGGGACGGTCCTCCGCCCCAATCGGTGTGCGTCTTCCCGCCAGGTTACATGATGTCGACGCGCCAAGAGTTGATGGCCAAGGCGCCGCAGCCGAATGCGCGCGCGCCTATAGTGCGCCTGATACCGCGCGATCCGGACGCGGACCGTGCCTACAACGCGCTGATGAGCGCCAGCGCGACGCGTCCCGTGGAGCAGGCGCGACCGACTGCGCAACCCGATGCCACAGAGGGCGTGCGCGCCCAGAGACGCGCAGACATGGCCACGGCGGCCCGCGTAAGGCGCATCATGCGCCGCGAGTGGTCGCGCGTCGAGCGTCAGCACGGCCTACTGGCCATGGTGCAGGCAGACGGTCAAGATCAATGCGACCAAGACGACGAGGGCACCGATGACGATGACGACAACGACGGCGCCTCCCTGGCGCGTGGAGCGCGCAAGCCCGCGAATCCGTTCCTGGTCGTCGTCGAGCGGTGTATGCGCGACCTAGAGATCGCGGAATGAAAGGCGCCGCGATTGGGCGCATCCCGCCGTGGGCATCTTTCGCCGTGGCCCGTTTCGCCCTTTTTTTCACCTATGGCTTTCTTTCTCTTTCCCCTGTTGGGTGATTTGTAGGCGGCTACGGTCGCCGCGTGGCGGATTCGCGAAATACAAGAGACGACCCGACTTGATCAACACGGGCAGACAGAGCCGCCCTCGGCCTCTCCCCTCCCAAAAAAAGGCAACCACATGACAAACAAAACAGGAACCACTAAAAAAGGGTGCTAAAACAACCCCACCCAGAGAGCCTGATGCGACGTCCCCTCGATGGGCTTGCTCAGAAATTGTGATTCTTGTGCATTTTTTCCTCGGCCAAAGATGGTGTGGTTGTGGATCTCATCAGAGAGAGAGAGGGACTGTCGCAGCGCCAGTGGGGCCCGTTGGGGTCGGATACGCTTCTTTGGCGCCCGGCACGTCTTGTTGGCCGGCGCAAAAAACCAACGAAAATCTTTGACATTTGTGCCAATGTCTCCGCGCCATACTAGGCTAGAAAAAAAACAAGTCGTAAAAAAAGCAATCTGGTACAGTGTTCCGCCGACGCGAGAAAAGGCCCCGCGCGTTCCTCCTTTTTTGGTGACGCACACCAGGCCTGCGGGCCAATTCGCAAGACACCTCATCGTCTATGAACGAAGATAGAAATTCCAACTGTAGGGCGTGTTTCTTTGGCGGCGTGTCCCCTCTCGACAGACGAGACCAAGGCAAGAGAAAAAGAAAGAGGCCACACGGCAAAAAGAGAAGACACGGTGAAAGAAAAAAACCGCGCTGAGAGGTTCATGCGATGCGGTCTTTTTTTTCGGCATTGCCCCCGCTGGAACCGAGGACGTATGGGTTATCTTTTTTTGGGAATTTACCGGTCGCACCAATCGGCGCAGCCGACACAAGGGCCATGGGGTTCTGTGCCGTTGCGGTCCTTTCTTTCGGGCTCTAGAGTTCTTGGCCCAGAATGAGCCCACTCGCCTTTCTGTGGCCCTTGGCATTGCATTTTGCGTGGCGAAACAACTCGCTGCAGTCCCTCGAGGAGCGCGAGGGTGCCCCTGCAAGCGCACCATTCTCGGCATGCCGAGAATTATTGAATCTGTTTCCACCAAACAGAGAAAAAAGCCTTTTTTTGCGAAAAAAATGCCAATCTGCGGCGCTGCTTGCGGTGGCCAAAAGGCTGTGCGGTGCGCGGCAGAGAGGAGCGTGTTGCGGGCTCACGGGTTCACGCGCGTGCGTCGCCTCTGTCGTCGATACTGCCTTGGTCTCGGTCTCTGTGTCTGACCCTTTCGCGCCCTTGTGATGCGTCTGTCTGTCCGCATTGGGCTGATCCAATTTCTTATCGTCTTTGTCGCTCCGGCTACAGTGCGCCGACGAGGGCACACCCACAAAACAGGGCCAGCGACCATGGCGTCGCCTGCATCGAACTGGGGACGAGGGCGCCCGCCGCTGCTGCGGCAATGATCGACCGCGTTGGGCTCTGCCAGCTGCAGCCGGCGCGCTGCAGGGCGAGACGCACAGAGGCCGCCATAAAGGCCACAAAGCACGCGCCGTCGAGAGCGCCGCGCACGGCCCGTGATGCCATGCCATTGGCGGACGATACGGCACTCATGGCGTCGCCCGTGCCGGCGAGCCACACCACGACGGCAGCGGCGCACAACCAGCGCGCACGCGCGCCCGCAAACGTCACCGTCTCAGTCGCCTGGCCCATCCGGTACGCCGCGCGCGTCCGTTGTCTCTCTTTCCCTGTAGTTTTTCCCTCTTTTTTTGCTGGCTTTGGACGACGCGTCGTGCCTGGGGCCGTAGGAGGGATGCAAACACGCGCGCATGAGCCGATGGTGGCCCAGGCCCAGCGTGGCCTATACCGCTCCTTGGCCGTGTGTTTTCTTCGCGTACTTTTTTTTTCTTTCGGAATAAAGCATGCCACCAAGGCAACCGACCGACCTCTTTTCCCGCTTGCTCGCTCGCTTGCTTTTTTCTTGCCCTCATTTTCCTGTGCCACACGAGCCCAAACAAAAAAAACACGCTGATTCAAAAAGACAAAGGCACAAGCGGCGCGTCCGGTGCCGCCCAGTGTCTGCGCGCCCCCGTTCCAACCACTCTGTGCGCCTATCTTGGGCGCGCAACCGTGCTGTTGTCGCTGCTTCTTTCTTTTCCTTTGACCCTGTTTGGTTCGTTGTCGCTACTGTGGCGCGGCACACTCTCGCCGCAACGCCCGCGGCCGCGCCAACCGTCGTAAAAGGAGAAAAAGAAGAGAGCACAACAGAAAGGGGAAAAAAAGAGAGAAAAAGAAAGATGCAGCAGGCGCCGTCCCGACGGCGCGGTGGCGGACCCAACGCAAAAACCACGGCACAAAGCGACGCTCGCGCCCGCCCAGTCAACACACACGTGAACCGGTCAGCGCCCCAATGGATGCGTGTCGTCTTTGCCGTCGCGCTGCTCTTGGCAGTGGTCGTCGTGGCGCTGGCCGCGGCCGCCGCAAGAATGCGTCGGTACGTGCGGACGCCGCCGACCGTGGGCTTGACGCGCGCCGTCGGCGCCTGGCCGTTGCGCACCGGCGATCTCATCATCACGAGCAACCACGACGGCCGCCGTGGACGTTCGTTGGCCGACTGGTCGGTGCCCATCAAGTGGGTCACCGGATCGCCGTTCAACCACGTGGCCGTCGTGTACGTGGAGCCCGACACACGCCAGCTGCTGTTTTGGGAGATCAACGGGAGCGGCACGCGGCTTGCCACGGTGCGCGACCTGACGTGCGGCCGGCCGCACCACGACGTCTTTGTGCGGCGCGTATCGCCGCCCGTGGACGTGGCCCTGTTTGAGCGCGCCATGGCAGCGCAATGGGAGCACGAGTTTAATTTCTTTGCTCCGGCCGCCGTCGCCGCGCGCGTCCTCGGATGCCGCCAGCGTCGAGACTTTTACGCACATTCACTTCTCGACTGCGGCATCGTGCTCGGTCACGGCGACGGCGTCGACAATGACGACATCAATCGCCTCAAAGACAAAGACGACGGCAACAATAGGGACGACAGAGATAGGGACTGCGATAGCGATGACGGTGGTGGTCCCCAACGCTCCCCATGCGCTCGATCCAGCGGCAACCACAGGGGCGTCGTGCACCGTCGCACGTGCGCGCACATGGTCGCAGAACTGTACCACCTGGTCGGGGTGCTCGATTATGCGCGCGGACGGCGGGGCGTTGATCCGGCAGCGCTCTGCGCCGGCGATTTTGCCAAGGCGGAACCCGACCCCGCGGTCTTGCCGATGGCGCGTCGCTATCGGTTCGGCCCCCTTGTTCGCCTCGAATGGTAAGGATGCCCATCGGCGTGAAAAAAAAAGGGATGGCGACAGGACCACCGATGGCAGCGCAAAGAACAAAACACTCCCGTCGGAAAACAAGAACCAACAGACAATACAACAACGATTAAATCGACAGTGGCATTCACCCCCACCCTTCAAAAACATTTGGACTTGCGTATGTCTCTTCTCCACGCGCGTATGGTCCGTTTCATAAAAAAAGGCAGTTCGTCGTCCCGCGCCCACGTCGCGCACGCTAGCGCAAGAAAAGTGAAAAGCAAAAAAAAAAGAGGAGGAGTGGCATACAAAACCGTCTGAACCCTATCAGACATAGCGGCGTCATTGTCGCCCGTCAAAAAAATTTGTGCGCCGTCCGTTGGCCGGCCACTTTGCCCCTCGGGCGGCTCAGTTGCTTTTGTCTTTCTTCTTTCTTTTTTCTTGTTGTTGCATTGTGCATGTGGGCGTGGCCTTCTTGTGAGGGGGTCGCGCCTGTGCTTGCACCACCAAAACACCAGGGAAAAGGGAGGAGGGGATCAAACACTCACGGCGCGCTTTCCCGCCAAAGGGGCGGCGAGCATGCATTGAGCGTGCGCCAGAAAGCGCCGCCTTGTCTTTTTTTGCCCCAAAGAAAAAGAATTGCGTGCGTATGTGGCACCACCCCAGGGCAAGATACGCGACGATTGCCTGTTCTGCGCATATGCCAGCGGCCGCCGCCGCAAAAAAACAGGGGGTGCCGAGGTGGAAAAAAAGACCAGGCAGACGCAGAGGCCGCGCCAGGCAGAGGGCACGCGCAGATACGGCGGCGCACAGAGGGACACCGAGACGCAGCCCAAAGGGCAACAAAAAGCCAACGAGGAGGGGCGAAAAAAAGAGGGCGCGCAACAAGGACAAAACAAACACGATCGGCGCATACGATCTGTCCGCGTTTTCAAAAAAAAATCAATATTGTTGATCGCGCCGTTGACGATGGCGCCGTCTTTTGCTATCGCCACGTCAGATGCGACCGCCGACGCCGCCGCCAAACCATCAACGTCATCATCATTATCACCCTCTGAATGGAGGGCGGAAGCCGCCGACGTCCCGTGCAAACCGCCGACAGGCCGCGGCGTCAAGCGCCCACAGGCAAAAGAGACGGAGCGCGTTGGCGACGGGTGCACAGAGGAGTCAAAAGGATCAAAACCGTCCAAGAGGCGGCGCCTGTCGCGTCTGCTGAGATACCGTGGCCCCAAGCCTTTGCCCACGTCATCATCCTCATCGTCGTCGCCGCGCCGCAGCGATGCCGCGCCCGCTGACGCGACCATTCGAGGCGGGGCGGATGGCCCCGACTGGGGTATGCTCCCGGCCGAACTGATTTCGTCCATACTCAATGGGTGTGATGGCAAGGGCGACGCGTTTCTGCACCCGCGCTGGCGCGCCGTCGCGCGCGCAGTGTGCCGCGTCTGGCGCAACGTCGTCGAGAACCCGGGTACGCCCGACGCCGCGCGCATCGCCGCCCGACTGGCCGATCCACGCCCGTCCCTGCGCCGTCTGTGGTCAACCGGCAGGCTGCTGTGTGCGTCAGCGGTCGCCGAGCGGTTGCTCCATGAGAGGGCGATCGCGCCAGAGGCCGCCATGACGACATGGACATTGCGTCAGGGCCAAACGTCCCTGGGTCCGTTTTTGGCGGCGGCGTCGCTCGTGGCATCGGGACGTCCCGACGCCGTCGCCTATGCCTTTTCAAAGCACGTATCGCGTGCCGCCGTCTCGTCGCTCCGGGCCTGGTTGCGCTGCACCGCCAATCGCACGCGCGATACCGTGCTGCGCCCACCGACGGCGATGCCGACAGAGACGGGGTTCTCAGAGGGGCCGGCGCCCGACACCTGGTGGGCGACGCCCTGCGCAGGCGGTGCGGCGGTGCGACCATGGGAGAGCATGCGCCACGTCGTGGGTGGGTGTGCGCGCGCTGCCTTTGCCGGGTTGCTCTTGCGCGTGGCGGCCCGACACGGCAGTGTCGACGCGTTGGACATGCTCCTGACAGTAGGCGACCCGCCGTGTGGCGTGGCAGACGCGGCCTTTGAGGCGGCGGCCGCCGGCCACGCCGCCTTTGTCGTGCGCATGCTCATGCTCGTGGCGGCTGCGGGCGATCGCGCACGCGCCGCGGTCGTGTGCTATCAGGCGTGGTTGGGAGCCGCCGCAGGCGGCCACACGTCCGTCATGCACGCGCTGCTCGACGCCGAATCGGGACGCGGGACACTGGCGACGGCGCTGTGGCGCGGGCGCTGCCTGGCCGACGGCTCGCCACGCCATCCGCGCACGGCGGCGCACATTGCGCTGTCTCACGACCGAGCCGGCTATTTCGAGGTGCTGCGCGACCGCGAATCGGCCGACGACAGGGAACCGCTGTGGTTTGCCAGGAACTACCTCGCAGAGGCCTTGCGCGTGGGCGCTTTGGACGTGGCTCGCTGGCTCATCGCCGCCGACGTGTGCACCATGCGCGCCGACAGATCGCCCATGCCGTTGGAAACACCGCGAGCCGTAACGACCCCAACGACCATGATGGCGTCGGGAACGGACCCGACAAACATCCAAAACGCCGATTGCGCTGTTGTTTCGAACAAAGGCGGCGACAGCGATAATGCCCCTGGTGGCGGCGGCGATGACGGCGATGACCGTCTATCCATGTTGGGATCGCGTGCCATCGTCGAGGTGGTGGTCGACGGCCGGGGGCCGCGCGAGTGCGCGCGCCGCACGCTCTTGTGGATGCGCGACCAACTGGGTGCCGAACCCAGCGCAGCGGCACTGGGCGTGCTCGTGCGTAGCGCGCACGCCTTTCGGTGGGCTCGCACAGAGAGCGCCGCGGCACGCGGTCGACTGAGCGCAAGCCGGTATGCGCGTCTGCTCGATCTTTTGGTCGATGTCGTCGAGGTGTGGCCGCACGTCGCATCAACCGAGATAGAACGCGACGACGAGGACGAGCAAGAGGACATGGCGGCCGACGTCGATCCCTATTATATGTGCCTGGCGCGTGACGGCGGCGGGCACGCCTACGGCGCATGCGTCGTGAGGCTGCTCGTTGAGCGCGTGTCGCATGGTCGCATCGCTGGCGACCGATACGACCGCAGGCATGCGTGCCGCCGCGCTCTGTCGGCCCTGGATCGTATGGCGGCCGCCGTGATCGGGGCACCGGCGAGTGCCGACGGCAGGCGCCACGGCGCTCGCGATCCATCGGCTCCTCTACGTTGCGCCATCCTCGACCCGTGGACGGCGGCTGCGGCGCGCGTTACGGCCGAGATTGCTGCGGTCGATCGCACGGGCAGATCGCCCATGCGTTCAATCGACGCACTGCTCGGCATGGCGACGATCGCCTGCCGGTGCCTGCTCTCGGCAACCGTCGAGGCCGCCGTATCGAGCGACGGCACGCAGCTGCCGGCGGTGGTCTTTGGTCTCGCGAGTCGCATGTCCAACAAGGGCATCACGCTCGACGACGGTCGCGCGCGCCTATGGCGACAGTGGTGTCGTCTGCCCGCCGAGCACAACAGCGACGGCAGCGAGTTTGACTGCATCGGTGCCTGGGCAGAGCGCATTGCCACGCACACTGTTTTCACATGATCTCAAATCCCCCGTCGTTGCCCCCATCCGTCCTTTTGTTGTCGTTGTCGTCCTCGTCATGGATGCTGTCTTTGTTTGCCACCTAGAAAAAAAACACAAGGTCGGGCGCACCTGCAACGCCCCCATCCCATCCCTCGCCCTGACGCGACCTATTTACGTCCAAGACGGCGTAATCGTCGCCGTCATACACAGTTTTTTTGCATTGGCCCTTCTTTTTCTTTCTTTGTGAATGCCCACCAAGAGACCAAACATAAAAGGGCAGCGCCAAACACATTGCACGGATACTTTCGACCTTTTCTTTTTTTTCTCCTTTTGTTTAATCCTCCTTGGCGCCTCGTGTTGATTCCATCAAGAAATCAAGGGCAGAATGCTAGGGCCACAGGTTCGAGGGGTGCGGCTCGTGGTGTTCGTTCCTTTTTTTTCCTCTCGCGGCACGTTGTCAAATATCGTCTTCTTGACCGTGGGCAACCTCTTTTTCTTTGCCGGATCAACACATGCAAACAAAGTTGGCGATGTCGTCAACGCAATCACGCACCCCTTGGCAGAAAAAAAGTGGACCAACAATGAGCGCGCTTGGAGCGTCTCTCTCTCTCTATTATTGGGCCGGGGACCAATTTTTGCGCGCTCTTGGAGCATACACTCGGCAGGACACAAACAACCAGGAAAAAAGGCGCGAACCGCAGAGGACGTCCTTTTTCCTCATTGGGTCATCGTATTTGATACAAAAATGCACTTGGTCAAAAAAAAGAAGAACCCAAACCGACTCGGCGTACGAAAAAAAACGGCAAGGGACGATCGACAAAGAGTGAAAACAGATATCGTCGCTTCGTGTCTTTCTTTCCATCAAAATGGTCTCCTCATTATTTCCTTTTATGCGGACCAGCGCCCACACGGCCACACCCAAAGCCTTTACGCATTGGAAAAGGTGCCCAACAGATTTGGCGCGGGCTCTAGCTTTTGCCCGAGCCGCGAGGACGCGGCTCGATTTTTTGAGAGTGACCACCATGACGCGCGGCGCGACTTGCTGGGTCCCATTGTCCTCCCTCCTTTGGGCCGCGCGTATAAAGAGACCCGAGAAAAAAAGAAACTGTCCGATAGGGGAGGCCGGGAAGAAGAAGGAAAAGTCTATTGTCGCCGAGGCAAGATCGACAGCCTTTTCTTATTGTACATCCTGCTTTCGCGGATTTTTTCGTGGCTCTTGGTGGTTGTACCCGTCGCTCGGGACCCGTTCCCGGTCCGCTTCGGAACAAAAAAAACACACGATGCAAAAGTGCCGCGAAAAGGGTCAACAAAAGAGGCACCCCCTACATACGGCGCTCGTGCGCAGAAAGTCGGATGGCCAAGCCGAGCACCTCCAATTTCCAAGCTGCGACGTCGCGTATCTTTGGCGTCAGCCAATCGTATCAATGGGTTCCAAAAATGCGGCTTGGTGCGGCCAAAGAAAAGGAGAGATAAGAATCGTCCTTTTTAAATGCGCCCGTCTCCTTGTTGCCGGTGCTCTTTTCGGCAAGCGGGAAAAGAGGGGCCACGCCGTGCCGCGCGACAAGAGGCCGGCCGGACCGTTGGCGCGCGTATATGGCGGATGCACCCTGTGCTGGTATTTCCCCAGGAAAAAGAGAAAAAAGGTGACACAAGAACAAGAGTGGCGTAAAGACGCACTGCAATAAAGATGCGTCGCCTTCTTCTTGCAGCACTTTTTTTCCCAAAAAAATATGATTTCTTAAGCAGTCGTGGGGGTCGCAGTCCACTTCCGACCTTATCGGCGACTCTGGCCGCCGCGGCGACCCTCCCTCTTTTGGGCCAAAAGGCACAACGCGACAAAACCCAAGGGGCCCATCCAAGGATACGCAAAGAGAGAGAGAGAGAGAGAGAGCGCGCGCGCAACCAAACTCGCGCCCTCTTGTTTGACAAAAGACGACAAAAGGTGGAAAAAAGATGGGAAAGAGGGCAGCCCGTATGTGCAAATGGGGACCGTAAAACAACAGGGCAAAGGGGGATAACTTGCGTTGATTACAGCGCCAAAACACGCGCGGTGCATGCGCGCAGGCATGGGGAAAAAAAAAGAGAGAAAGGATCACGAAGAGGGCGGTCGCGCTCTGCGCACAAAGGCCGAGAGGGGACCCGTCTTGGGCGGCGGCGCATTGCGGGCGGCCTTGCGCTGCTCGGTCTTTTGCTGCTTGGCGATGGCCTGCGGCACATAGGTCTTGTCGGCGCATCGGCGCTTGACGGTGGCGGCGATGCGGGCGCGCTCGGCCTCTTCGCTGTCCCTGCCGTCGGGTTCTGAGCGCGCCGAACGCTTGCCCAGCCATTGCGTGATGGGCGCTTGGCCCTTTTGCTGGTTGGCGATAAAGACGGCGGCGTCGACAAACAGCTGTTCGGGGTTGGTAAAGCACGGCTCCAACAGGGCGCCAAACGGGTTGGCCAGGCTCTCTAGGTAGTAGAGGCGGTCGATGCGCGCCAGCGTCGGGTTGGCCGCCACGTAGGCGGGGTCTTCGGCGCGCGCCGACTTTTTCTTGATGCGGTCGTCGACGGTGATGACAAAGTAGACGCGGTTGCCTGCCAGCGGCTCCGATCCCGGGTTGCGCTGTCGGATCTTGTCGCGCACGACCACGTGCGGCGGCATGCTCTTGCACTTGCTATAGTCGCGCTTGAGCGACTTGCTGATCTTGTAGTCGTCGAGGCTCACGCGATCGGCCTTGAGATCGCACACGAGCCGCAGGACAATGTCCTTGACGGCGTCAATGTCCATGCGCTCCATCATGGCGTCCAGGCACGCCTTGTAGGTCTTGCGCATGCCGGCCCAGTTGTCGCGTCGCTTGACCTCGACGCCCTTGGCGTCGATGTAGGGCGGTTTGCCTTCCAGGGTCCACATGCGCCCGACGTAGCGCTTCTTGCGAAAGAGCACATAGGGCCAATAGGCCTTTTCCGTGTCGAGCACGATCTGGTCGGGGAACTTGCTCGTGATATAGTCGGACGCGGCGACGCCCAGCTGGAGGGCCACCTCGACGCCCTCGCGCGTCTCGGGCACGCCGTCAAAGCGGATCATAACCGAATCGGTGTTGTGGACGACGAGGCGGCCGATGCCGGCGGCAAAGTGATGGTTGGCCGTTTCGAGGTCGTAGACATAGACATTGCCGCCAAGAGACTTGTCGCAATCGAGCGGGATGATCTTCTTGATGGTGTCGGGCGCTTTGCGCTGGGTGCGCTTGGGTGTGGCCGCGTCGCAAAAGTTGACGCGATACGTGTCGCGTTCGGGACCGCCGCACGTGTTTATGCTAACTGAATAGCCGCACGTCGACAGCAGGTAGTAGATGCCCGCCATGCCGATCTTGCCGCGTCCGTCGCAGCGCGACCCGCAGTCTGTTTTGTTGCCGTCGCCGGCAAAGTAGCCGCGTATAAAGGCGCGCTTGATCTTGGCGTTGGCATTGAGGATCTCGGTAGGCACGCGCTTGAGGGCATGCACGGGGTCGTAAAATGCCGCGCGGTAGTTGGCAACGAGACCCATTTTGCCTGGTCCGTTGGCCACCACATATGCCATTCCATCCTTGTAGGGACCGACGATGGAAAAGGAAATGTCGGGGTAGCGTCCGCCGAGGCCGGCGAGGGCTATTCGCAACAGGGCCATGTCCTTGTTGGCGATGCGCCAACAGTATTGATCGCGGTCGTGGCGCACATACTCGTTGCATGAGCCTTCTGCGAAAAACATGCCCAACGCCCACGCATGTGCTGCGTCGTCGGCCACAGCGGCTCCATTGTCGGCCACGGAGGAGGCGACCACCGTGTTCGCGCTGCCGGTCGCGGATTTTGCCGACGCATCAGCGCGACATTCGAATATCGGGGAAGGGCACTCGTATGGAGGAAGGTCGGCGTGCAGGAGCGCCGAACCGACGGCGACATCGGTAGGCTTGATCTTGTTGGCGTGGCGGTCGAGAAGACTGTGGTCTTCGGTCACGTCGACGCAACCAGTGTGTGTGAGCACGCGATACATCTTCTTGCCCGCCTTGTGGCGGATCACGCGGTTGACTGCGGTCCACCCGCGTTCAGTCCACACCTCGATTGACCTCGGCGGACAAAAGGCCTCCTTGTCGCCTTGGTAGGCGCCCCACATGCGCGCAGCAGCAGACGCGTCACCGCCAGCGAGGCTTTCGTCCACTTGGTCCGCGCGCACATAGTCGATGTACTTGTTGTCAAAGCGTAAGAGCAAAGGCGTGTCGGCGCCCACGCTGTCGCCATAGACCACCGTCGCGCCCGTGATGGCGTCTGGGGCGAGCGACGCCTTGTCGAGTGCATCAAGTAGGGCATCTCGATTCTTCTCGCGTTCTGAACGATCGTCTTTGGTGGGTCCCGTTGATTCTGAAAGGGTGATGTCGGTCACGGCGACTGCACCGAGACCCGCTGACGCAAATGCCGCGTCGAGACGCTCTTTGGCGCGCCGGCGCTCGGCGGCCACCAACTCGGGATCATCGATCAGACCGCGCACGTAGCGATCCAGATGGGTCTCGACATAGGCCTTGGTCGCATGGATCATGTCGCGTCCAATGCACGTCACCGATTCCGATACTTCGACGCAGGGCATGCGCCCGCGCTTGACGGCACCCAGGAAACCATAGACTGCGTCGACGCAAAATAACCACGTATCTTTCGTTAGACATGCGCAATAGAATACAAATGCTAACATCGACTATAGAATGGAATGCAATGTCGGACGTGTAGGTGGGGAGACAGTACCCGAGTTGCCCACGACCAAAGCGCGCGAAGGAACAGGTACGCCCTTGTGGTGGACGATGCGGCGCACGATGATGAGGTTTGGCTCGACTGGCACGTTGACGCACCACACGGTGCCATGATAGGTCATAGTGCTCGTCTCTCTGGCGATGGTGATCTTGGGCTGGGCCTCGCGCGTAAAGTCTGAATAGTTGACCACCCAATTCTGAGCCGTCGCGACGATGAGCGCGCCGTTCTGGTTGGCACCGTTGACGTCGCCTGCCGCGCAGCGGGCGCGGATGAGGGCCGTGTAGCCGGCATGCAATGCCACCCTGACAATCTCATCAGCAAAGCGCTGTGAAGAGGTGTAGATGGCGCCGCCGCCGCGTTGTCCGGAGGCGGTGTCTCCGTCGGCCATGCGCAACCCGCGGAGGAGGAGCCTGAGTCGATCTCGGCCAAGTTGGCGCCAAACCCAGTACCACATCCACTTGGCGCTCCTGACGTCTTCTGCGTCGAGCGTCACTCGGCGCTTGCCCGTATTCGCGGCGACCATCGCGTCATATCGCTCTGCGAGTCGCGCCCTTTTGGCAGCGCGATGCTTGGAGGTGTATTCTGACATGCACCTTTTGCATCTGCCCTCGTACGACTCCTTGCCGCCAGTGCGTTTTGGCGCTCGCCTGGTAAATGCGGCCTCTAGTGGCTGCCACGCGCCTGCCAGTGCACATTGATCGCTGAGACATATGCGCTCATCGATACCGGCAGCGTTGCGGTTGCGCTCTGCGATGGCTGCACGCGACCGACTCTTTGTGCAAACGGCGGGCGTGGGCGCAGATGCCTTGGGCGCACCTCGCTTGGGCGTGGCGGTGCGGCGGCGTGCGGGCAAGTCGGAGCCGCAACGCAGTGCTCTTTCCATCGCGCACTCTAGGCCGGCGCCCGAGTATTTGTGGCCATACTCTTCAGCAAAGTAGCGCCACCACGACGTCGTGTAGATGTAGTGGCAATGGGGCTTTGTCCATGTAGCATAGCGAGCGCGCTGTTTTGCTTTCGGCGGCTCGGGTGCGATAAAGGCGCCGTCCGCACCGGGACCGCGCGTGCTCTCGGTGAGCATAGGCAACGGCAGGCGCGCAAACAGCGCGGCCAGGTAGGCCGAATCGCCCGCCTTGACCGGGGAAAAGGCGATGGCTTTGCACGAGACGTCGAGCCAACCGTCACCAAGCCAGTAGCCATAGAGTTCGATGAAAGCGTCCACTTGATCTTCGGTGCGCAATCCGAGTGCCTCCACAAAGGGCAAGGCAGACTCGTCGAGCGCAACGCCTTTGGCGCACGTTGCGGCAAACTGCGCCACGGTAGACGAATCGCGAGCCCCTGCCGCGACAATGTCGCCGGCGCTCTGGATGGTGAACGGAGGCGCGGCCTCCTCCTGAGACTCGGTGCCCTTGCGAGGCCAGATGCGGTTGCCCCATGTAGGTCCAACGCGTGCATAGATACGGTGATTGTCGGTACAGCAGAGAGAGACGCCGTTGCCCACCTCGCGCTCGCGCGCGCTGGAATTGGCCTCGAATTGCACCAGGCGATGTGTTCCGGTGTTGCTGATGACGTCGGTCTTGGAAATGTCATGATATTGGAGTTGACCGTCGACGTAGCAGGCCACCGACAAGCGCGAGTTGTGTTCAAAGTGTTCAACGACGGCGGCATAGTTCATAAAGCCCGACTCGGTGAGAATCTCGTGGTCGTCGGCGGGGAAGCAGTTGGCAGTAATTTTGATGCCCAGCTGGCGGTTCTCGTAGACGGCCCAAAGGGGCGTTCCCTTTTCATAGGCCTTTTGGTCGGCGCGCACTTTTTTGCGCTGGTTCTTGAGCGCCGTGAGGATGCGCGGCACGACGCCCTGCACGTGTTGCACAAAGACGTGCACGCGCGAGGGCGTCGGCCTCACCTCGCGGTAGGCCACCGTGCGCGGCCGGCCGGGCGCATCGACCTGCGCAGCAAACTGTCCTGGCACCCAGTCGGGACGCGAGGCAAACACGCGGTTGAGTGCGGCGTCCTGATCGGCGACGGCGCCGTCCGACCGACGAATCTCGCTGATGGGTTCCTGCACCTCGCGGCAATAGCGCGCCAACGTGGCGCGCACCTCGGCCGACACGACGCGCGTCGACGGGCACAGATTGTTGGCCTCCATGATTGACGGATACAGCGACTGATAGTCTAGGGTGACGATGGGTACGACATAGTAACCGGCGCGCGGCTGCAACACCGTGGCGCCGACGTAGCCGTCGGTCCCGTCGGCGGCTTTGCTCGCGGCGGCGCCATTCTTGTCGGCAGTCACCTTGCCGGCGGTATCGGGCACCACGTGACCGTCGGCGTTGCCGCCGCCCGCGCGCATGCTCGCCATGGCGATGACGCCCGGAAGCCACTCGTCGCCCACGCCGCGCGCGCCGACACCATAGGCGCCGCGAAGCCACGCGCCGCCATCACCGCCGCGCCCGCCGCCCGCGTTGCTTTCGTCCAAATTGACGACGTAGCCCATGGTGTGGGCCTCGTACACGATCTGACTCCATGTCTTGACCTGCTGGCCACTAATGAGCATGAGCGGCAGCGGCGTGCGTGTGATCCTCGCCATCTCGACCACGCCCGTGAGCGTCATGAGGTGCTCTTCGAGCGCCAGCGGGAGGCGACAATCGCGTGCACAGTATTCGACGACGACGGCGCGCTCGTCGGGGTCGCCCGACGCGTACCGGCGAAAAATCTCTTCGGGCGGCACGTCAATCTTGCGGAGCGTCTCGTCGTCGGGAAAGATCGAGCGGCACACGTCGTCGAGCGTGTAGGATTCGAGGCGCTTTTCTGCCTTGACAATGTGGTACATGTCGATGAGGATACGTCCCGGCATGGGGATAAAGTTGAGCGTGTTGGAACCCTTGGCCGCCGAGTCGAGGTCCTTGCGACGCATCGGCGTGTGCTCGCCGATGAGCACGCCCGCCTCAAAGAGGCGCGACCTGATCCCATAGCCGGCGCACACTTGGGCGCGCACGCCCAACCAGCCGAAATCAAAGGCGTCCGTGTTGTAGCCCTCAACGACGCTCGGCTGTACGTCGAGCACGATGAGATCGCGCCACCCCTCGATGGCCTCTAATTCTGTGGCGCATTGCATCACGTACACCTGGCGGTCGACGAGACTCTCTTCCTCGTGGGTGGCGACAGCCGCGACGCTGTTTGTCATTGTGCCATTATCACTACCGTTGCCATTGACGTTGCCATTGTCATTGACGCCCCCGGACAGACCGTCGCTGTCGAGAGACGCCTTGCTGTTGGGTTTCATGACAAACACGCCCCACCGCGGATCGTCCACGGCATCGCGCACCCGGTCGGCCTGACGATGGACGCGCACGGCGCCAAAGTGATGCGACGTCTGGACGACCCTCGGCGGCCGGCCGTCCGTACGGTGCTGACTGAAATAGGTGTTGATGCATATGGTGTGATCGCATTCGCGCGGGTGATCGGCGCGCGGAAACGACCCATCGTGGCTGTAGCACTCGACGTCCCACGAGGCCTTCCACACGGGCGCCATCGCGTCAATCTCGGGTCGCGGCACAATGTCGCGCGCGTCGACCTCGACCTCGATCTGCGCGTGCGTGTGGTAGATGCCGGGCACGCGCCACCGCTCCACGTCAAACCACGAACAGGGCTGGAGACCGCCGAGGCGCTCCAGGGCCTTGTGGACGGGATCGACGCGTCGTTCGTAGACGCGGAGCATGCGCATGTCCCTGTCGGTGAGCGGGCTGCGCGCGCGCAACTTGCCGCCGCGCTGAATGGCATTGGCTGCCCACTCCATGACACGCGCCGACCCAAAGCCGAGCACGCAATAGTTGTGCGCCTTGGTGCGTGTCGGATCGTTGGGCATGGGCTCCCACCCGAGCATGTGATGCAACCGCTTTTGGCGATACTCGACGCCGCCGCTGGGGATGGCATAATAGCCTTCGATCGCAGACGCCAGTGCGCTCATGTGCGTCAGACCCCATGTGTTGGGACACTGCACATAGATACAATAGCGCATGCCCTTGACGTTGACGCACACGGTGCGGCCCTCGGCGTCGACGCCGTTGAGCAGCAAAAGCGTGTCTGCGGGAGGGACGCGCCCGGGGCGCTCCCCTTCGTCCTGCCAACCATCGTCATTGTCGGCATCGGCGTTGTCCTGATCGGCGGCGTCCTTGTGCACATCAACGTCCATCAAGGTGCCGTCGGGGAGTATCCCATCAAAGCGCCTCGATTCGCGATGATCGCCATGGTGATAGTGGATCACTGGCTGCGCGGCATCTTCCAACTCGCGCCGACCGCGTATGGCGCTGGCATCGCGCACCAGCGGGTCGAGCAATTGCACGCGCAACCGCTGCGGCACATGCGTGACAGTCTCGCGGATGCCAAACAGATTGGACATGACCTTGGCGCGCGCCCCGAGGTCCACCAGCGGTTCCGCAGCCCCTGTCTCCTGGACCGGCCTTGTGGCCATGGTCGCCGCCGTTGTTGTTGCGTCTGTCTTGGTCGCCGCCACCGCCGCGATCGCATCGTTGGTTGTCATGCCGTCGCCGCTGTCGTTGCTGTTGTTGTTGTCGTCGCCGCAGCACACCCCTCCTTCTTCTTTTTTGTCTTTTTGCCTAAAGCTGGTATCTTTCGCCTCTGGGATCGATGCGGGCGTGTATGCGGTCACCCTTTTTTTCTCTTGGTGTGGTCTTGGTCGAGTGAAAGGCACAAGATGAGGAAAGAAAAGAGGAGTCCGTGGTGATTGTCGTCTCGAAAGGAGGGCACTCTCGATCAGGCTCTATGGCGCCTCTGCCCTTTTTTCCCACGGTTTTATGTGGTTGCCGCGTCCCGTAGCTGTTACCGTTGGGCAGAGCATTGGGCGCGGTAACTGCACGCATCGAAAGCGCGCGTCTTGCAGCGGGCCAATGGGCATTTTTTAATGCAGCCCCTGTTTTTTTACGAAAAAAAGGCCCCGCCGAGAGGGTGCGCCCGCTCGCAAGACGCCCGCAAAAATGGCCCTCTCGTAGGAACGCAATTTCCCACGCCCCTGCATTGCCGCCCGTTTTTTGGTGGGGGCCTTTTTTCACATTTTTGTGTTTCGTCCAATCGCATTTTTTGACCCTAAACTTGGGTGGTTGTCTATATTTTGCCGTCCCCCCCAAAGTGTGCTCTGTTTGTCTGGCTTTTTGGCTGCCGCCCTTTTGGGTCGCCAACAACATTCGCCGCTGACTTTTTTGGCCCTTTCCCCACGCACGCCACCGCCTGATGCGCGGTATGGGAAAAAGGCACCCACCGACACAAAAGCACACCAAGAAAAAAACACAGCGAACACCCAGAAAAAAGGTGTGCCTTGATCGTCGTGCGGCGCACAATAATTATTTCCTTTTTTTTCTGTAAAGAAAGGCCAACAGGACACCCATAAAATGGTCGTGCTGTGTCGGTTTTTTCTCTTTTCTTCTTCTTGGGGTTTTTAGGGGGTGGACGGCGGGGCTCGCTCGCCGTTGGCCACCGTAGCTGGCCGCATCGAGCAAACAGAAACGCGTCGCCACAGACACTTTGTAGGCCCTATTGGTCCCATTTGGCAGTTTGGCGATTGTTTTGGGCTTTGTGTGGGCATGCGCCTAGTGCCGCCAGCGTCCCCGGCCTCTTTGGCGTGTGACGAGAGAAAAACCAAGAGGCGAAAGGAGGCTGGCGCCTTTTGTTGGGCGGCGCCTTTTTGTGCCTCGCTCGCTTTCGGCGTCTGGGTTTCTGGTGGCTCTTTCTTGTTGCTTGGGCTGGTCGACCGTGAGCAGCCGGTCACGGGCCTATCTCGGCCCGCTCCAAGGCGCCATGCCATGCATCCTCATGAACCGGCGGGGAGCCGCCATGTTTAAAAAAAAAAGAAAAAGGTCGAAATGTCGTGTGTGCGGGTGCGGACACGGCCCGACAATGGACTGCGTCCCGCCAGACGATCCATTTGCGAGCACGGTCCTGGCGTGCCCCACAAGTGCATCCATTCTCAAACCCAAAAAAACGAGCGCACATCGCCAGACGGTTCCCGGCACGGCGCAAGGACCTGCCGCTTTTGCATGCGCGCCCTTTGCGGCGCGGTTGTGTCTGGGTTTGCGCTGGTCTATGCCGACGGTCGCGGTTGGTTGTTCATTGGCCAAATGGCAATGGTCCAGTGCGCTGATCCAAAAAAAAGCCAAGAACCCCCGTCGGCGTCCGTGGTGGTTGCATTCTGGCCTTTTTTCTGCGCGCATGTGGCGGCGCGCTGCGGCTGTTGCTCGAAAAAAAAACTGGAAACATAAAGAGAATGCTGATCAAGGTTTGATTGTTCGACCTCTTTTTTTATTTTCCTCTATCTTTCTGTTTTTTTGGGGGGCGACACCCACCGTCCCTCTCGGGTTTGTCTTCCTTTTTGGGCCGCTGCCAAAGGGGCAAAAAAAGGCCCGTGACGTCCAAAAGGTCGCGTGTGCATGTGTGTGCGCACATCGTCCCGTGTGGTGTTGCGCCTACTGGAAGAGCGGATTGGCGACGCCGCTGGGTCCGCCGGTCTTGCCAAAGTCCACCACGTTGGCGGCGCCCCGCGGGTTGAGGAGGCCCTGGAGGACGGCGTTGGCGTGCTGCGCCTTGAACGCCGCGTTGAGGTCGGTGTTGGCAAAGACGGCGGCCTCCTCGGGCGACATGTCTGACTGCCACTGCGAGGGCGCGCCCACGCTGAAACCGCGGCCCTGGCCGCCGGGCACCATGAAGAACGGGTTGGTGCCCTCGGTGGCCATCGGGTTCTGCAGCCACTGGACATAGTTGGCGGCCAGCGCATCGGGCGAGAACACGTTCTGCAGTTCCGGCGGCAGGGTCTGGTTGAGCAGGGCGTTACGCTCGGCCAGCTGCTCGTTGAGGCTCTGGTTGGCCGTGGCGCGCGCGCCGCCGCGCTGGTAGACCTGACGGTTGGCGTTGACCACGTAGTTGCTCGTGGTGCCGCAGCTAAAGGTGGGCGCCGCCTCGACGCCGGCGTCGTTGAGTCCGGTGCCGACGTGCTTGCGCGTGCGCGGGTACAGCCGCAGGCCAAAGAAGCCGTTGCCGTTGGCGCGGGCCGTCTGGTTCACGCCCGGTCCGGAGCCGACGATTCCGGCGCACTGCCCGTTGGGGTTGGTCGGGTCAGAGAGCGCGTTGCCCTCGGCGTCACGCAGCGGGAACGCCGTGAGGCCGCGTCGCTGGCCGGGAAGGGTGTAGCCCTCGCGCCAGCCAAAGCCGCGCGCGCTGCCGGTCTGCGCAAACTGGTCGACGATGGCCTGGTTGACGGCCTGCAGGTTGGTCTCGCCGTTGGGACCCACGATCTTGTTGGCGTGCCTGAGCGCCAGGTTGGCCGCGCCGTAGGCGCCCTTGGCCTGGTCGGCCGGGTCGACGCCGTAGATGCTGTACCAGTTGGCCACGTCGCGACGGAACTGCGGGTTGGCCGCCAGGCTCTCGATGGTGTTGCCGGGCGCCAGGGCAAAGCGCACGTTGCCGTTGCCGTCGAGGCTGGCCAGCACGTTGATGCCGTTGTTCCTAAACACCTGGGCGAGTCCGTAGAGGGCGCCCTGGCCGATGGCGTTTTCAACGGCCTCGCGCGAGGCCTGGGTGTTGCCCCTCGCGGTCTCGTTGATCATGTTGAGCCAGCCCTTGCTGCCCACCTTGAGGTAGCCGGACCGCTGGTTGAGCGGGCTCTTGATGCGCACCTGGCCGGCGGGCACGCCCTGCTGGAGGGCCGCCAGCTGACGGAAGGAACCAGGGGCGACGATGCCGACGCCGGCATTGACCTGCGACGCGGGCACGTAGAGCGCGGCCCGATCGTCCTGGTAGTATTGGTTGACGTTGGGCAGGTAAAACTCGAACCGGCCCTCGGGTCCGATCGGCCCGCCGAGACCCGTGGAGAGGACGACGCCTTGGGCCGCGCCGTCGGCCACAGCGTTCTGGTCTCGCTGGCTGACCTGGTTGAGCGCGTCTGCCACCTCCTGGGTGATGACGATCTGCTGCTTGTTGTTGAAAAAGCCACGGCCGGCGTTGGCCGCCGTGCCGTAGCCGAGCATGAGGCCCTCCTGGCCGGGCGCGGCGGCGCCCGGCACGGCGGCCAGGCCGAGGGTGGCCTCTTGGATGGGTCGCAGACCGGAGCCCGCCGGCAGGCTGCGCCTGCGGTTCCTCCCGTAGCTTGCGTTTCCGACGGTCGACGACATGACTGGCTGTGCTTATCTATCGGGCACACGGGATTGTGGCTTGGTGCGACGAGTGATGAGGCGGGCGGGGCGGGGCGGGGAAGAAGATCGGTCGGTCGGGTGGCGCCTGCGATTGTCGTTGGGGGTGTGCGCGCGTGGTGTCGCGTGAGTACGACGAAAACGCGCCAGACAAACGCAGAGCGTCTTTTTTTACTAGAAAAGGGAGGAAAAAAGGAGGGAAAAAAGAGGCGCACTAGGCACACAGAGAGCGAGGCTCTTTGTTTTTTAAAAGTGTGGGTGGCGGCGGCGACGGCGGTGCGCGTCTGTGTGCTTCTCTTTCTCCCTGGCGGTCTCGGCTTTTTCTTCTTGGACCCAACAGCGAGCGCGACGCGAGCACAGCGGCAATGCGGAGGAAGCGGTGCGGTGGTGCTGCGCGCTGGCGTGGTCGTCTTTCCCTCCTGGGCGCGCCGGTCTCGCGGCCACAAAGTGCCTCGTCGCCTCGTAGACAGACAGCCCCGCTAGGGCGGGGTCGCACGCCCGCGCCCGCGTCCTCCCCGCTCCCATCCAACTCTGTCGCCGGTCACAACCAAATGCCTCATGGTTCCTTTTTTTTCTTGCGCGTGCGCGCATGGCGCGCAATCACACCGCGCCTTTTTTTCTCGCCCTCTGTTCTTTCTTTTTTCCTGCCTAGGTCGATGGGCCGTTGGTGTTGCGGTCGCACACGTGGAAGGACCGACCCGGACAAGCGGCGCAAAGTTCGGATCGTGTGGCGACCGCCGATGCCCATCACGTGGCACAGCAGCGTAAACGAAAACGAGTAATACTTTTTAAGAAACAAAAAAGAAGTAACCAAAGCGCGCCACCGGCCGAGGGACGGCACATTGACCCGCCGCCAGGCAAGGTTCCAGAAAGAATGGGCGCACCCAAAGTCCACGACGCGCGCCCAGTGGGTACGCACCACAAGGGCAAAAAAATACACGCACCACCAGAGCGACACACACGCGCGCCTCTGTGCAGGCATTGGTTTCGGACAGGCTTTTCTTCCGAGATAGGAAAAAAGAGAGAGAGAAGCGCCAAGGCAGCGGCCGCCGGGCGGCACGGTCAAGAGCCATAGGCGGCGAGAAAGCGCCTCCACGTCTCCGAGAGCGGGTAGCCGTATTGCGCGGCGAGGTCGGCCTCGGCGGCGAGCACCGTTGCCATCGACGCCACGTCGCCTCGTCCCCGTTCGGTTTCGATCGCCAGGTAGACTCCATTGAGTGGCGCCATCAAGGCCTCGCGATAGTCGTCCATGGTTTGCACGGGCCTACCGTTGACGCGCGTGATCAGACTGCCCTCGCGGATGTTGACCCCGTCGTCGTCGGCCGGCCCTGCGTTGAGCGGACCGCCGATGAGCGCACGCAGGACGACGAGGCGCGGCTCCTCGCGAGCCGTCGGCGACAGGCGGGCGCGCAGCCACGGAAACGCGTCGATGACATCGGCCGTGAGCGGTCCGACGACGATGCCGCCAAAGGCCTCAAAATCGTCGGGCTCAAAAGGCCGATAGGGTCGGTGGAAGCCGTCGACGACCGTCGCCTCGGTGAGATCCACCGGACCGGTCACCGTGCGTCGCGGTGCGGCCCGGTAGGTTCGCACGCCGACGCGCATGCCCCACGGCACCAGCAAGAGCGCGCGGTCGACGCTCATGCGATCGCCGGTCCACGGGAGCACGACCGAGCCATCGTTGCCCACATCGAGTTGCACCGGCACGGTGCGTTGCGACAGGTCGCGAAGCACGGCGTCGGGCGACGGCGGCAGAGAATTGCCGCCAGCCGTCGCTGCGTCGATGAGCGGGCGGTATTGGCCCGGAGGGACCATGGGCAGCACGAGGCCGCATAGGATGTCTCCCGATTCCGCGTCAAACGGCGGATGCGCGAGGCCCGACCGCCGCGAGACCCATTGAATAACAGCGCCCGACGGACAGTCGCACCCGCCCGAACGCGCCGATGTAACGGCGACGCCATCGGACGGCGTGCCAACGCGTGCGGCGGCGCCCGAGGGTCCAAAATCGGCGCCCGTGTAGCGCGGTCCGCCGCCGCCCCACGGATCGGGCGGCGTCGGAAGCCCTGACCCCGACTGGAACGCGGGCGCCATTTCCGGGCCGCCGCTGGGACAGCGTGCGCCGATCGCCATGAGGCGGTCGTTGTTGGAGGCATAGAGCGCGCAACCCAGGCCGCCCCGCCTGAGCACGCGCGCCGGCGGGGGCAGGCCTCCATAGGGCGCCCAGTCGGCGGGCGTCGTGGCTGGCAGCGGCCGCAGGGCAAAGAGCGCAGCCAGCAAGAGGGACACGGGCTGGGCAAAGGAGACGGCGTTGGCCTCGGGGATGCCCTGTGTGACCCAGCCGACGATACGGCCATCCTTGACCACGGGGCCGCCCGAATCGCCAAGATTGATTGACCCGTCCAACTGCAAAAGACCGCCTTCGCGCCCGTTGACTTTTGACGTTGTGGTCTTGAGACCCTGTTGGCCCAGGGGGTAGCCATAGACGTGGACGTACTTGCCCATGGCGACATCGGTCCGGTCGTCGCCCAGCGGCCACGCCACGAGCGCCCGCGGGTCCATGCCGGGCGTCGGCAAGAGTTCGACGATGGCTGCGTCGATCTCGGGCACGACGGCGGCCACGCGAGCACGCCACATGCCGTCGCCCGTGGATGAGGTCTGCACGCTCATACCGTCGCGCGCCTTGACACCTTCAACGCAGTGGTTGCATGTGACGATGAACCGCGGCGGATAGTCGGGTCCGTCCTCGCGCTCCCATGGCAGCCGGACGACCCAGCCCGAACCGGCGATGAGATCGGTGCCGGCGGCACGCCATGGTTCCAGCGGGTTGTGGCCCATGATGACGGCCTTGATGCGCGCCACCGTGCCCTCTGGATCGTCCCGCGACCGTCTACGCCCGGCCGCCACATCGTAGGCGTCGCTGCGACGCCGAGAAATGAGACGGTTGTTGTCGTCGTCGTATCCAATATCGTATCCGGCGTCGTCATCTTTGGCAATGTCAATGCCACCATCCTCGTACATTGCATCGTCCTCATAGGCCGGGCCTTGAATGATGGCGCCGTTGTTGTTGCCTCTCATCATTTTTCCGCAGCGCCGTTGCCCTTTTTTCCCTGGGTTTTCTCTTGTGTCGTTGGCACCTCTTTCTGCGTTGTGGGCGGGAGGGGCTTTCGGTCGGCTCCTCTCTCTTTCCTCTTGTCCGTCGTGCTCTGGTGGGCGCGGCGTGTCGGCGACCGAGCCCGTGCGTCGCACGTGCATGTGCGCGCACGCCCGAGCGCACTCAAGAAAAAGGCAAAGGAGGGAGACCGGAGCCGGCCAGTGTCCCGGCCGCGGAAAACCAGAGGAAAGCGTGCCCAAACAAAATTGAAAAACGAGGCGCCACAGCCAAACCTTGCACTAGAGCGCCTCCCATCACCACCTCTTTTTTTTTTGATTTGTCTTTTCTCATCCACGAGGGCACAACGGCCCCGGATATGCGGCCCACAAGGAAATACGCCTCAGCAAAAAATAGCAAAAGAGGCCCGCATTCCGAGCCAGATACTCACAAGCGAGCAGCAACGCGGGATCCCTGGCGTGATGCGCTTTGTGTCCGCTCGCCCAACATGAGTGCCTCTTTTTTTCGCCCACGCACGAGCGGCGACCTCGCTGTTTGCGGGCGAATCCAAAAAAAAAAGAGAGGACCCGGCCTCTTGGAGTCCGTCCAATAGCCCCCTTTTTGCAAAAGAAATGAAAAAAGGAAAAGCGCCTTGTGTGGTCGCGTGCCTCCTTTCAGGGGAGACATTCGCAAAAAACAAAGGAGAGATACGCGCTTGTTTCTTTTCCCTTTTGGTTGTTGGCGCGCTGCGGCGTGCATGGCCGAAAAAAAATAAGAAAAGGAAAGTGCGCTTCTTTTCTCTGGTGGGCGTCATAGAGGAGAAAAACCGACACGGCGCACCGTAGGGGCGAAGGCGCTCCGGTCGTGCGCGCACCATCATCCCAAAGCGCGCACGGTCCGGAGCACTGTGGCAAGCGTCGTGTCGAGACGGCGCGCGGCTCATTCCGGCGTAGCCACGAAGGAAACAGGGCCAGCCCTTCCCCTCCTGCGTGCGTCTCCACCTCGGCGCTCCTTTTCCTCTGTCTCTCTTTTTTTCCTCTCGCTCCAGCCAAAGCACATCAACGTCGACGGCATCCGCGCGCGCCGTCTGCAGACCGACCGTCTCGCCCAGAAAACAGAGACAAGCCAAGGTAAAAAAAGCAACAGGTGCCAGAGCCAAAGAGGCGTAGACAACACCCAAGGCGAGGCGACACGGAGCGTCGTCACCGGTAGATAATCACTCATCGACATGAACGTCAACATTGCCGAGGCAGCGCGTCGTGCGCAACAGGCGCAGCAACAGGGGCCACGAGGTCCCCCGACCCCGGTCGTCGGCACACGCGGAGGTCGTGCGGCCACGACAGGGGCCGCGCGCTCTGTGAGCACGGCACCCATTCGCCCTCCGCGAGAACAACGCACTGCGCTGCCGCGGTTGGCGCCGAGGCCGCCGGGTGTCGGGCAGGTGCCGCCGCTGACCGCACAGCCGCCTGCCACATTTGGACCTCGTCTCGGCGCGCCGGGCGCGGCAGGCGTCCCCCCGCAGCTGACCCCCGAAGAGGAGGCGGCCCTCTTTGCCGACATTGAGAGCACCCTCGGGGAGTTTAACATACCGCCCGAGTCCTACGAAGAAGAGTACCAGCGCATTGAGCGCGAGGTGCGCCTGGCGTCGGCTACGCCCGGCCCGATCAGCGCGCAGCAGATGATTGATTTCTTTCGAAACGCCGGTCAGGATCCCAACGCGCCGCCTGACGTGCAGGTCGAATACCCCGACGGCGAGATGGGTCCGGCGCGGTACAGCATCTGCGCCGAGGCCATCAACGAGCGCTGGGGCGGCTTCACCAGGCGCCTGTTTGAGCGCATGGAACAGGAGCGGCGGCGCGGTCCGGGCACCGCAGCCGGCCGCTTGAGCGAGGGCCTGCGCAGCCTCGCCCTTACCACACAGTACGAGCACGAACACTACATGGTGGGCGTCAATATCGCCGGTGCCCCGCCCGCCATCTCCAACGCCGTGCTGTTGCCCGCGGCACCGCCGCAGCCCGGAGCCGCTGCGCCCTTTGTGGCTCTCACCCCGGCGGCGGCGCGCGGGCTGGGCCAGGCCGCCGTCGAGGCGTCCAACGTTTCCGTCGACCCACTCACTGCGATCGCCAACCAAATCCGCGCTCAGGGAGGCGGCGCGATGACCATCGAGGAACTCGAGCGCGAGATGTTGTCGCCTGAACCCTCGGACGATCCGCTCATCCGCGAGGGCCAGCAGAGGGTCGACGAGGTCATCGCGACGGCGGCGCGCGAGGTGGCGAGCCCGCTGGTCAACGCCATCGTACAGCAGACCCAGATGGAGTCGATGATGGGCCAATTCCCGGCGGGAGGCCCACCAACGCCGGCAGCGGTGGCCCAACAGCCGGCGCTCGTCACGCCCATAACGCCCCAACAGGCCGACGCGCTCGTCACCGCTAACGTGGAGGCCCAACAGGAAGAGGCGGCATCCAGGCGCGCCACTCCCGTGCCCTCGCCGGTGCCGGTGCCCACGTCGCCTCTCGGCGCGGGCGTGCCGTCGCCCGCGCAGGTCACCGCGGCGCTGCAACGCGCCGTGGCGCAGAGGGCCATCGCCGGTCCACGCGAACGCCGGCGCCTTCAGCCGACCGCGCAGCCTGTCGGCCGGCCAGGTCGACCGGGCGCGCGCACGGCACCGTCGACGCCGCAGGGCGCCGCACCCGCTGCACCCACCGGCTATCCATCGGCGCCCACCACCCCGCTGTCCGCGCTCGCCAGCGTGATTCGCACCACGGGCGAGGCGCCGGACACGCAGGCTCTGGGCGTGGCGTCGCCTCCCGTGGTACCGGCAACGACCGACGGCGTGCTCCAACTCGTCGAGGCCGACACCAGGCGCATCCTCAGCGAGCGCGTTGCGCTACGCGAAGGTGCTCTCGCCACCACGACTGCCGCGCTCAGTGGGCTCCGACAGCAGCTGCAGACCGAGTCGCAACAGGCGCCGGAATTGGCGCAGGTGACGCGCACGTCGCTGGCCAATGTGATCAACGAGCAGGTGCCTCCCGCGGTTGCTCAGGAGGTGACCGCGTATTTGGAACAGCCGGGCGAGGTGAGCCCGGATGCAGCGCGCAACGTCGCCGGACAGCTGTTTCAGGCGCAGAGCGAGGCCACAGCCGCAGCGCCTCCGCGGGCCGAGGCACCCGAACAGCGCGCCGCCGCGCGCGCGCGGGAGCGCCTCGTCAAGAATATCAACGACGCCGCAGCCACGGTCGACGAGTACAACCAGCAGATTGCTCAGGACATCCAAGATCCGCTGTTTGATGAGGTGACACGTATCCTGGGACAGGCCGACGCGAGCGGCATACCGGTGACCGACGAGTTGGTTAATCTTTTCTACGACCGAGCGTACGACCTCGCCGTCGTAGCCGTCAACGGGGTCTCCAACGCCCTTAACCAAATCGCGTCTGAGGAGGCCCAAGCGCCCGGCAGGCGCGGTGCCGCCACCGTCACCCCGGGCACTCAGTAACTCGACCGCATGCCCTATTTTTTTGTAACGGCAGCAAAGCCCGTCCCAGTTTGCAACAAGGGCTCTATGTTTTCGCTGCCTGTGCTAGTGTTTTTTTCCCGCGGCGCGCCTCCCAGCAGGCGAAAAAGGATCTCGCCCGACGAGAACCAAAGAGCCCAGACAAGAACGCGGGGCGACAGCGGCGAGCCACGACTTGCACCAACAGAAAAAAATCACATGCCACAAAAAAGGCCGCGCAGCACTTGCCCATGCCCCGCACGAGAACGCAAGGGCCAAGCGCCAACGCATTTTTTTATGATCAAACAAAGAAGGAAAAAAAGACAATGGCACAAAAGACGCGCAACGAGAGGGAATCCAAGCGCGGTGAGAACCCAGAAAGAATTATTTAGGGAAAGAAAAGGGCACTCAAACAGCTGACCGGCGTCGCCCTCTCCAAAGAAGAAAGAGACTAGAGCGTGCCGTGGTAGGGACCAGCGGCGGGCCATCGGTTATGTCGGCGGTCGGCAGCATCGGTGTCGGGTTGTGGCCGTAGCGTGCGTGGCCACTGGGTCACGTGGCCGGCAGCCATGTCCCAAGGCTGGAAGGCAGCCCCCAGCGCGCCGTGTGCTGGGTCTGCGTAAAAGGCATAGGGCGAAGCCCAGCGCAGGCGCGTAGGCTGAGGTGGTTGTGGCGGTTGGTGGCGGTTCATTTTACTCTCTTCGCCCTGCACAAACCCTCGCACAAAAGGCGAGCGCACTCCGTGTCCTTTTCTTGTCAAAAAAATCCTTCCCTTCTAGGCTTTTTGGGTGCCCCTTGGAGCCAGCACCGGCGTCGTTCATACCATCTCTCGCGGGCGACGACACCACGACTCACGCGGTTGCACATACGCTGGCTTTTGCCGCTGTCGCGAACCTCCCAAAGAAACCGACTTTTAAAAAAAAAGAAGTTGAAGCGCCTGCCAATGATACGTGCTCAACAAATGGGAGCCGCACAATCATGATGCCTATCCGCGTTCAGCATCCCTCTGTATTTTTCCAAGCAGGCGAAACAACTGCGGTGGCGCCTCTGGGGGAGCGCTCTGGCTTGTTGTGCGTGTTTCTTCCTTTTGAGGTCTGCCAATGCAAGATGCAACCTATATGATCGTGCATCCGAGCAATGTGCTAATCATGCCATTGCAAAAAGGGGGAGGAATGTCGGTTCGTTATCCGATCTGGTGTATGCATCGCGGGAGCCACAAGCAAAAACTTTGGCCGGCAGGCAACAATAAGAAAAAGGCCATCGCCATCCCCGTGCAAAAGGGCACGCTTTCTTGTTGTTTGCGGCGCCCGTTGCGTATTTTCGCCTGTTGCTTCTTTTGCTTTGGGCCGATCCATCCCTTTTCCACCCGCACTTTTTGTAGTCGACTTGCACTTGGCGGGAGGCAATCAAAAAACCAAAAGCCCAAAGAGGCAACGAGCGCTCCCGGACGTTGCGGCCTTTTACGCCGCCTTTTTTCCTGCTTTTAAGAGAAAATATTTTGGGGTGCTGCCTAATGGCGACGCGCCGGCAGTGCGCTCCATAAAGAAAAAGAGGGGAGACATGGCGTGCGCGATTGTGTCATGGGCTCGTTGCGGCTGCCTAATAAAAAGTGATGCTATTGGATTGGCTGCACGCGACTGGTTTGGTGTGTTTAACAGCGCCGCATTTTTTAACAATAAAGACGTGTAGATTGCACTAATGATTGGCGTTGACAAGAGAGTTTCGTCCTGCTGTCGGGGGGCGCGGGAGACGGCCAGAGCCGACGGCGGGACGGTGTCGGTCTGCGCCCAGCCCACCGAAAGATAGAACCTTTTTCTCGATTGTCCTGTGGCGATGCGGCGGCGCGGGGTCCGTCTTGTAGTGTGCCTCTCTATTTTTTCTTTCGTCGACGGATCGACGCGTGATGACGGCCTCTTTCTTTTTTTTTCCGCCCCTTGGACCACCCTGCGGCGACGGCCTTTTTTTCATCAGCCAAGCCACCCTGTGGCGACGGCGGCCACGCCGTCGGGTTGAAGCGCCGGGCACACGGCATGGATGCGCTGCATGGCGTCGAGTTGTTGGTCCTCGAGCACTAGCACGAGTTCGTCGAGGTCGACGGCCACGATCCGTTCGGCCTCGGCGGCCGGCAAGAGGGTGCGCGCCACGCGCGCGTATTCGAGTGCCGAGTTGGCGTGCAAAAGCGCGACGATGGGGTTTTGGTCTTGTGCGGCGATGACGCTCTTTTGCGACGCGTGATGCACCAGGCTTTGGAAGCGGTCGACCAGTGCCGGTGGGTAGCGATTGCGCGCGTCGCGGCGTTCGAGCGCGCGTCCTATGAGAGCCAACGCCGTCACCAGGAGGACGATCGCCGCCGCACAGGCCAGCGCGATCTTGAAGCGCACAGTGTCTTTGTTCGTCTCCGTGGTCGAGGCCGATGGAGACGCTGTACGCGAACCACAGCGCTTGTCGGCAGCAACGCGCTGCCCCGATGCATTCATAAACACGCTCGCGACAGAGAGACACGCAGGGCGCCGGCTTATAGCGTTATAATGGGAAGAAGGCGAGACTTTTGATCGGATATGACAAAGGCGACAGCAAAAAAGGTGCGCCGGACGTCTGCCGTCGCAAAGGTGCGGTGCTGCTCGATCGTGTCTTGGCGCGCCTGTGCGCAGCGCAGAGATGAGTTTCCCCTCCGGGCGCTCACTCGATCTCGCCAAGCAAGCACACGCTCTGGCGCGCACTCTGCTGCGCCCCCCTACACGACGCGTCGATGTTTAGGACAGCGCATGCCGGTGGCGCGTGGACCTCAATTCGCAGCAAGAAAAAACAGATCCAACGCACACCTCCGTGCACCCATCACCGCGCGACAATCTAGATGAGAAGAGGAAAAAAAAAAGATGGATTCATTTTTCCTGTGGCGCGCGAGTTGGCGGGCCAGAGCAAAAGACCCATAACAACAACGACAACAGCAACACCGGCGACAATGCTGGCTCTTTTAGCGCGGTGGCAAAGAGAGTGTAAAAAGACCACATGCAAAAAGGCGGGTGACAAAAAACAACAGGCCATTTGCGATATGGACCATCTCATGTTCCGCCATCGCGTCTCGGATAGGTCAATGCCCGTGTGCGTGCGCGCGGCGTGCGCTTGTGGCAATAAAGAAAAGCGTTCGGGCAGGTTTTCATCTTTTCTTTTTTTTTTCATTTCGGTCGTTGGGCGACTTTGGCGCGCGATGCGCAACACATTCCCCCACTGCACGGCGGCAATGTGTTTTTTTGTGGGCGCGGGCGTGCCAATGGCACCAGGGAAAAAAGCGAAACCTCTGGCGATCCTACCCCTCATTTTGGGGGTCTTTTTTTCGCATTGGATGACACAAAACTGCGCATCCACCGAGGTTTACGACGCTCGCCACGACACCAAATGTGCGGGCTCTTTTGTGCGTCCCGGGCGCCCAAGTCGTGCTTTTGTTTGTTTCCAGCGTGCTTTTGTCCCCATCTCCCAGGTCCTAGCGGGCGGTCACACGACATACCCCTCTTTTTTTGTCTTGTGGTCGCGCGCTTGCTTGGCGCGCACCCACCAACGACGACGCGAGCAGAAAAAAAAGCACACAAGACAAAAAACGACGACACAATACCCACAGGTTGGTCCCCCGTCCCAACCACCACAGGGCGCTTTTGGCCTTTTTCCCCTCTCACACAACCAGAGGGGAGAAAAAAGGACCCGAAAAAAAGTACGCGTCATGCATGCCGGCTCCAACAAGAGGCCGGCGCCCGTCGCGCACGACGCCGAACGCCCTGCCTGTCGGCGACGCGTGCAATTTATCATCGATGACGAAATTGGTACACCAACGGCAGGTGTGCGCACAGAGCCAAGACAGCAGCGCGCTCCGCCGGCTCTCTCGACGGGTCCCGTGCAGACGCGCATCGTCCTCCGGCAGGCGCCGTCGTCGGTCTCGCCACCAACGTCCGCGACAATGCCAAAAGCAACGGCGACGGCAATGACGCCGACGACAACGACAGTCAACGCTGCGGTTTTGAAACCTGCGCGTATCGCTGTGGTCGTCGCCGCGCCTCCAAAGACCAATGTCGAAGCCGCGGCCAAGACTGCTGGCTCGCCATCGTCCGCCGCCCTTCCCGATACTCGCGCGCCGGCGCCTATGCCCTTGCTCCCCGAACCAAAGCCGGCGGCGCGCACTGCCATACTCGGCGCCCATTACACCGTTTCCAAGGCAGGTCTGACCGACGCGAATTTCGAAGCGCACCGAAGGTGGCTCACCATCGAGCCGCCGCCCAACCAGTACCGAGCGGCGCCCAATCGCGGCGGCCGCGGGAGGGGCGGCGGTCCACGTAGCCGTCGCGCCGCCACCAGCACGGGGCTTTCGACGCGCCATGTCGACGACGACACGGGCACAGAGACGGTGCGATTGTACCGCGAGGACGAGCGCACCTTTACCGTGCCGCGTTACTATGGCACGGCTCGGTGGGGCATGCCGCCGCCCGAACGCGATCGGCGCGCTCGCGGCACGCCGACGCACGTGCCTTTTATCGGCGTGCTCACGCCCGAGCAGACCGAGGTGTGTCGCCGCGCGCTCGTGCAGTTTGGTATCGACCCCGCGACCGCCGCCGCGCGTCTCGCCCAGTCGCCGCAAATGATGGCGCAGGCTGCCAATTCTATGGCGTTGGCGACGAGCGTGGTCCCGCCGCGCCCGTCCCTTGCCGTTACACTAGCGTCCAAAGCGTCGGCGCGCCGTCAGACGACGGCAAAGGGCGCGCATGCGATCACATCTTTGCGTCCCGCGCGCGCAATACCTATGTCAAATGCGTCGATGGCGTCACTGACAATGGGAGATGGGGCCACTGCCGCCGCCGCCGAGCGGGCACGGATGACGCGCACACCGGGCGCGTCGATCAAATGCCCGTGTGGTTTCGGCAAGACCGTGTGTGGCATCTATATCATGTGCATGACCGGACGCAAGGCCATCTTTACCGTCGCGCAGGAGGAGCACATGGACAAGACCGAGGAGGAGATACGGCGCTTTGCGCCGACCGCACGCGTCGGCCGCATTCACCGCGATCGCGCCGACGTCGGCGACGACTATGACATTGTGCTGGCCATGGTGCAGACGCTGCTGGCGCGTCGCTACGAGCCCGAGATGTTTGATTCATTTGGCCTCTGGGTGGCCGATGAGATGCACCACATGGCGGCACCGGCCTTCTCGCAGGTGAGTTCGGCGCTGCGATGCTACTACACGCTGGGCCTGTCGGCGACGCCGCGCCGGAAGGACGGTCTCACGCCCGCGCTCTTTTGGACCTTTGGCCCGATGGTGGCCAACGTGCGCCGCGTCTGGGACGGCGTCGTGTGCCGCATGGTGCGCTACGCCAAGGGCGATCAGGAGGAGATAACCATGCGCAACGGCAAGCCCAACGTTCCGCTCATGATCAATCGCCTGGCGACCGACCCCGTGCGCAACTATTACGCGGCGCGCGCCATCGTCGACTGCGTCGTCAATCCGCAACCGCTACCCGCCCGTCGCAAGGTCATTGTCCTCAGCGACCGCCGTGAGCAGCTTTCCCTACTTCGTGAATTGGTCATCGAAGCGATGCTGCGCCACCTCACCGGGGAGGATGTCGTCGTAGCAGGTGCGCCCCTCGACGCCGCATCCTCTGTGTCGTCATCATCACCGTCACCATCATCATCGACAACGTCCGAGACTTTGTGCGACGCCAGAGGAGGCGACGAAACAGCGCGCATTGCACGCGACCTCTTGATGGTCGACGAGGAGAGCGAGACCAACCGCACGCTCATCCTATCCATGTTGCCAGCGCGCTCATCGACCCGTCCAAACAGCGACCCCCGAGCGTCAGCCGCGAGCCGCCCATCAGTGTCGCTGCCCAAGGGATGGACCCCGCGTTCGGCCACGGCGCTTGTCCAACCGCCAACTGATCCCAACGCGCTGCCCGGACACGAGGGCACGCCAAGAACCAACGCTTTAGGCACAGACGCGCCGGACGACGACAATGAACGCGGCGAGGTGCTCTTTAGTATCGGGTTTTTCGTGGGCGGCATGAAGCGGCACGAGCGCGAACAGGGCAAGCGGTGCGATGTCATCCTTGCCACCTATGCCGAAGCCGGCGAGGGCATGGACATTCCGCAGCTGGACACGGTGGTCATGGTCTCGCCCCGCAGCGACGTCGAGCAGGCCACCGGACGCGCCCTTCGCACTCACCCGGCCAAGAACGAGCCGCTCTTCATCTACTTTGTCGACGACTTTAGCCTGTTTCGCAATCAGGGCTGGAGCGTGCACCGCTACCTGAGCGGCGAGGGCTACCAGGTGCGCTGGGAGACGCTGGCCTAGCGGGCGTGCACGTGTGCGTGTGGCATTTTGGACGACGCTGCCGATCCGTTGCGTCGCGTCGCCCGTGCGTGTGTATGGGGAGTGCAGGTCCAAAAAATGCATACTTTTGGCGCCCATCTTGAACCCCCACACACAGAGCCAATTCTTTTTTTTCCTTTATTTCACAATGGCGGGTGCTTGTCTCTATCTTTTTTCCCGCCCCAACATTACGCACCATTTTTTGGTGGCGTGTGGATACGTCCTCTTTTTCCTTTTGCAAGCGCACGCAGCCTTCTTTTTTTCTTGTCTTTGTGTTGTCTAAAGGAAAAAGAACAAGGCAAAAAAAGAAACATGCGATGGTGTCTTTTTTCGGCGCGCGCGCAAACAAGAGAAAGGGCCACCGACAAAACAGAGGAGGTCAGTGGAATGACACCTTTTCTTTTTCTTTCTCGAAAAAAGACTTGTCGTCGCGAATTCTCTTTTGTCGGCATTACACGCGCCATCGCGCCGTCTTCTTTGGGTCGGCGGCGCACAAAGGCACACGCACGCCCGGGACCGCTCAAGGCTCAAGAGGGCGTGCCACGGCGGCGACATTTTGGTGAGCCATTGTTTTTTTCTTGCTCCCGCCGTTTTCGTCTCATGTTGGGCACGGAAAAAGGCAAAACTTTATGGGTGGGTCTGGTCGTCCATAGGGACACCAAAACGGGCTGTAGACTCTTATCCCTTTTCCCCCGGCGCCTCTATGTTGCTGTCTCTCTTTCCTTTCCTTCTTCTCCCTGCGCGTCTCTCTCCCCGCGGCGCCGCTGTCGCGCTGTTGGCGTGTATCGGGCGGGCGCGCGCCACCCAAACACGCGCTTATAAAAAAAAGCAGGCGGAGCGCTTCAGGCCCATGCGCCATCCGGCACAGAGACAGCGGGCGAGGATACCGGCAGCGACGAAAAGGGGCAACGAGAGCCGACGGCCTCAAAGGCATTCTTCCACATGACCTGGTCCATGGGCCGCACGGCCACAAAGAGGCACGGCAGCCCATGGGACGACACGATGCAAAAGTCGACGGGAAACAGTTGCGACAGGCGCGGCACGAGACCACTGCGGGCGAGCGACGCGCAGCCGATCAGCGCGCCCTTGCCGCCCGGCATATAGGGCACGATGGCATCGTCGACAAATGACCGGAGGCGGTCCCAAAAAGCTGCGTCGCCGCTCGGAACGAGCGGCACTACGTCGGCCGGGGCCGGCTCGGCATCGGGCCACCCGATGAGTCGCAGGATGTCTCGTGGGTGGATCGAACGCACCAGGTGGACCACGGTGTTTTGCGCGGCGATGAGTTCCGGCGGCGCGGCGAACGTGCCCGGCGCGAGATTGCCGATGCGCACCGTTTCGGTCTCGCGCGCCAGCGTGTGTCCCGTGGCTTTTGCCAGGCGACCGCCAAAGATCGCAGGAGCGCCGGGCGCGACGAGACGGTGCGTCGGGCTCACGAGCCACCACGTAAGGTCGCGCATCGATGTTACGTCGGGACTAATGCCGGCGGCCTCCAGCACGGGCGATGAGCGCATGCCGTCCTGGTCGGGCGCGCGCACGCGGCTCATGATGGCGTCGCAAAGCAGCGCGTCTGGGACGCGTAATCGCATGAGTGCCGCGTCGTCGGTCGACCACGCCAAATAGCCGTTGAGCACGCCGCGCACCATGGATTCGACGAGCGGCAAAAGCCCGCACACGCCCAGCGTCGTCGCCGCGAGGCTATAGTAGCCCCCCGTCACCGAGATCTGGATGGCGTTGCGGCCGATCAAGACCGCGACGCGCGCACGCGCGCACGCCTCGCGCAGCGGCGCGCCCTCGCCGGTAGCGTACAGCAGTAGCGAAGCTGCGGGATCTTTTCTGCACAGTTTCTCAACGGCACGCGTCAAGGCGGGAATGTCGTAGAGCGCCGAGACGCGCGGCGCTGGGTCCATGTCTTGTGCCGATCCCGGAGGGTAGTAGTCCATGCCTTCAAGGTAGGGGCTCGATATGGCGTCTGGGGGCGCGTGCGGCACCAGAGGCGCAACGCGCGCCGGCGCGGCGCAAACGGGAGAGGCCGTGTTCGCGATGTATGTTTCCATTTTTTTTCTTCGCTAAAAACGTATCCTTTTTTTTCTTTTGTCGTCGTCCTCCCTTGTGTCCCAGGCGAAAGAAAAAAAGAGGGGGGCGAGAAAAGGTGCAAAAGCAGCAAAGAAGTGGGCCTTTGGTGCTGTCGCAGGTCTGTGGCGAAAGGCGCAGCGGCAGGTGGACTGTCGGGACAGGACCCAGTGTAGAGATGGAGCGGGACGAAAGCAAAACAAACGGTAGGTGCCAAGGCGCAGGTAAACAATCTGCTGTCCTTTGGTTTTTTGGGGAGACTCAACCAATGGCTGGCTAGTTTATTTTTCGACGCGCTCTGATTGTCATCTCATCTCATCGGCTCCTCGGGAAAAGCGTGCGCTGAAACACAGCATAATGGTTTTTGGATGTTACACCCTCCGGGTATCACATGCAACAGCGTGTGGCGGCGCTGTGGCATGGGCACCTGGCGACGCGGTCACAAGAAGGCGCACCCTCGGCTCATTCCCCTCCCCCGTTGCGCCGCCCTTTTATTATTGTGGTCGAGTGGCGGGGCTCTCTCTTTGTGCCCTCCCCAGAGGTGGAAAAAAGGGAGGCAGTCGCTCATGGGCGGAAATACTTTCTTTTTTTGTCAGACAACACAAAAGTCTTTTGTGGACAACACAGCGCGTCGGCCTCTGCCCGCACAATACCAAAACACATTCTTTCCCTGTGCTTGATCCCCAAAGTCTCAAAAAAAAAAGAAAGAATTCGTTAGAAAAGAAGGCATCAGAAAAAAGCGTCGCAGTGCGAGGGATGTCCTCTCGTGCCGTTGTCTCGTCTATCCAAAGCATTGGGCGCGCCCGAGAGAAAGAGCCGGCAGGCGCACGGATGTCGTCTGTTCCACTTGTCGGGGCAACGGCCCATGAGCCGTCCGTGAATGTCCTTTTTTTCGACCGTTCATGGCTTCATCTTCGCCCTCCATTTCAAAAGTCTGGGAACTGCGGCGAACCGGGTTTCTTCCCCGATGCGACAACCGCGATCGCCCGCGCACGGACGCCGCCGCTGTTTCGCCCTTTTTTCTTTGCTGCATTTTTCTTCGTCCCGGTTGGTCGGCGCGCCGCACAACGGCACAAAAACGAAGCGGTTTGTTGGCGCGCGTCGACGAGACGGACCGAGACGTCCGACCGGAACAAAAGGACGACTCGACAAACAGAAAGGCGACGCGCCCAAAGAACAAACGACGACGGCACACGCGCACGTCACGGCCAATCGCAGCGTCTTGCGACCGCACGCGCGCAAAACAACCCGCCTTTTCGTCTGTCTGTGGGCCTCGGTCTCGGCTGGACGCGACCGCTCGCAGGCCTCGTGTTTCTTGACGCGCTTGTTTGTGTCATTTGATCGTTCTCGTTGTTTCTCGTGCGCGTTGCCGTCTGCTGTTTGCCTTTTTCTCTCTGCTTTTTTCCCGCGTATCCTGGTCTCTCTGACGCAAGCGACTGCATAGCGGGGAAAAGAAAAGGATTCCTTTTCGGCAAAAGACGCTCGCTTCCAAAAAAAAAGCGACGACAAAAAACCACGGAGCGCCTTGGTGCAAATCTCTCGCTTGTGTTTGGGGTGGGCGCACGCATCAAAAAAAAAGAAAAAAGGAGGAAATGCACGGCGGCGGTGTGCTCGTCTTTCGGTTTCGGTATCGCCACCAGAAGCAGTGGCGCGAGGCGCGCTGCTCCAAAGGACCGCGCTGGGAATCGGTGCGTTATTGGCTGGAGAAGCGCGCGGGACTGCTCCGCGCGTCGTCTTCCAAGGGCGCCTGTGCATCCTACATCGAGGGACGCCGCGAGGTCGCGCACGGGCAGTGCCGCGACGCAGAGCGCCACCGTGAGGACGAGCCTCTTGCCGACGACGACGAGATACGCGCGCACGACATGCTTGTGCTCGCTGTACGACCGATCGTGTGGCGCGCGCACGTTCACCAGCCTTTTGTACCGACCGCCTACCGGCGCAAACACCACGAGATTGCCACGCGAGGTCGCCGCCGTGACGCCATCGATCGCGCGCGTTCAAACAACAGTAACAACAACAGCAACAGCAACAACAACAATGACAGTGGTGATGGTGATGGCGGTACCGGATCGCAGGGTGCTTTGTTGTCTGCAAGGGATGATGCCCGATGGATGCTCATGGACGAGCGTGCTCGTATCGAGGCCATTGCCATGGGCGATTCAGTCGTCGGCGCGTCCAGAGAGCGCCCGGACGCGAGATGTGCGCGCGACACCGACGATCATGAGACGCGGTTTCAGCGCCGTGATGACCCGCCCGACGTGCATCCGTCAAATCTAGACGCCAACGCGCGCGGCCATCCTCCCCTAAAGTCGTGGGTCGATCACGCCGACGTCGAGCGCCAGCAGATAGAACAGCGCAGGGCACAGCGACGCGCGCGACTGCTCGCCACGCCTGATCCGTTTGGTCCCCTTGATGCAGATCATCTGTGCATGTCGTGCGGCGCGGTCGGACATCACCGGACGCGCCGATGCCCGCGTGCATGCGAACCCGGCTACCGTCCGTTGAGCGAGCGCCGGATGCCGGCAGGCCAGCCGCGCGACGCCTTTCGGCCCGCGCTCGAATGGGAGCGCGACCAGGCGCTGGTCAGGTTCCCCAACCGCGCCGATCCGTCGGGACGGTTTTTGTTTTTCATGCGACGCAGCGTGCCGCCGGCTCCGCGGCCTCGCGACTGGCCGTTGGTCCGCCTCGCACCGCAGCGGCCGTGTGCGCCCCCGTGACACGCCTTTTTTGCCTGTTTCCTTGCACACATTTCTTTTTTTTTTCACCTTTCGTTGCTCTCTTTTTTTTCGCGACCAGACATACGACAAGAGGCCGCGCCATCACGTGCCGGACCAATACAAGCATTTACAAAAAATGGAAATCGTTTGCCTTTTTCTTTCTGGTGGGCCTGCGTTGGTTGTGTCTTTTCGCGCGCGCGAGTATGCCTACTTCTTTGTGGGCACGGTTGCCCGTCCCCGCCGACGCTGAAAAACGGCGACCAATGGCACAAAAGAGAGGCGACAGGATTTTCCGATTCTGTAGTTTTTGGGTCGCCCTTGGTGGTCTCACCAAGCGACATGGCTCCACTCACGTTGCTCCTCTCTTTTTTTCCCTTTGAGGCAAAGAAAAGCAAGGCCGAACAGGACCCCGGAGCCGCGTGCAAAACTTTTTTTTTTCCAATGGGCGTAATGCGCCACGAATTGTCTCTTGTTCTTTTTCGAAAGCGGCGACAGCAAAAAAAGGCATTGCCTCTTCCCGGTGGAGCGGGCGGCGCGCAACGAAAGGGTCCCTTGTCTGGTATTCGTTTTCTTTTTTTTTTCATTTGTTCTCGTGTTGAGGGGGCGGTCGCGCTGTCTCATCGGGGGGAGAGACAAAGTGCGGATCGGCGGCGATGGCGCGATCAATACGCTCTGCCTGGTGGTGCTTGAGCATGTGCTCAAAGATCGCGTCGGTGCGCTCCATGGCGTCGATCCACGCCAGCATGCCGCGCAGGCTCCTCTCCATGTCGACGACGCGCGCCCAATCCTTGTCGTAGGCGGCACCCAACGCGCCGCCGTCAAAAGAAGACGCGAGCGTCGCCGCTAGTTTGACCGCTCGCGGCGAACACAGCCCCTCGACTGGCACATGGTGACGTCTGTGGGCGCGGTCGTCGCACAGGGAAACAAGCGCCCTGAGCACGGTGCCCATGGTGTCGATGGTGTACGCCGTCCACGAGTCTTGCCCGGGTCCGTCGGCGAGCGCCGCGGTGGCCGCGCGCATCCATGACCTCTCTGCAATGTGACCCAGTTTTCGAAACCAGCCGCTAAAGTCGCCTCGGCCGCGTGCGTCGATATGAACATCAAGCGACACGGCGGCGATCGCATCGATGGTATCCTGCAGGGTCCACGTCGGCGAATCAGGGCGCGCCAAAGCAAACTGTTGTTGCTTGCGGCGCGCGATGTATATTGTGCCCCCGTCGACATAGTCCCTCTGCCTGGGGTGGCTCCAGCAACTTTTGACAACGCCAATATGGCCTCCGATGGGCACAGCGTCGAGGGCGTCGGCTACTGCCCGTCGATTGTGCTCGAATTCGACGCGCGTTAGCGCATACGCATCGACGACGCCCGTGCTCGGATCGACGCATGCAAAGAGCGATTCGCGCACCGCCGCGAGGTCGATCCACGAGTTGTCATCAGGCCACAGCGCGACCTCGCGATGTGCACTCGACCTTGGCTCCATCCGTGTGCGTTTGCGGTGGTCTCTGTTGTGTGTCGAGAGGTTTTTCTTGATAAGTAGGCCACTGGGCACAGTGACCGTGCACGCCTCTTCATGCTTTGCTCTTTCTCTCTAGGCGAGCCAATCGGCAAATTGTACCAGTGGCGCCGACACAAAGAAAAAGAAACAAGGCGGGGCCTCTGGTGAAAGCAAATGAGACGGTGGGCAGGGTGACGGCGTCCGATATTGGCGTGGCCCAAAAAAAGTGCGGCACTGGGGGCGATCTACAATTTCCAAGCGCCATAAAGGGAGGACGGCCCTAGGAACACCGGCGGCGTTTTTGCTTTTATCGCTTTGGAGGAATGGCGCACGCACGAGGAGCGAGGCGTGTCCGCTGCCGGCGCCCTCATTTGCTCCCGCGCGGACAAAGGGAGCGCGCGCGTGGGCAATTTTTGTCGCAACCCCTTTGACTCTTTTTTTTGTTAGAATAAAGCCTTGTCCCGCGACCTTTGGTGCGTCGCCGCACTATAGCACCAAAAGCCGCGGCCTCCTCTGGATTTTTTGATCGGTTCGGTTTTTCTTTTGTCCAAGACAACGCCAACAAGAGCGTAAAAGGCGAAATCGGCCAACCGCGCAACAAAAAAAAATAAAAAAAAGAAGAGAGAGAGAGAGAGAGGTGACAAGAGCGACGAATGCATATGCGCGCAAAAAGCCCCAAAGGCACAAGGGATAAAAAACAGGCTACACGGACTACAGAGGCGGAGCACGCCGCGAGCGCGCTACGCCGCGGTGGCCCATGGCGGTCGGGCGCATGAGGCACGCGGCAGCGCCAGACGACAGATCTCCGTGGATGAGTGCCGCGTCGTAGGGTTGCCGTAGGCCCGCATCTTCGATCACCTTTCGGTAGGCCAACTCGCGGAGTAGGGCTTCGCGCGCTACTGGACCCACGTCGTGCATCCAGCACGCCCAGTTGTGGAGGTCGGCCTCGGCGACGGCCCTCTCTAGCGCGTCGCGTGTGCCGGGCATGACCTCGGCGCCGTCGCCGTCTCGTTCGATAATGTCCGTGGCATCGTCCAGGTCGTCATAGACGGTACGTGCATACCCACCGCTCAGATTGAGCAGCCGTTCGAGTTTGCCCAGCGCACGCTCGACGTACGCCATGACGCGCGCGTCGGCGTCCATATTGGCGATCCTGGCCTCTTCGATGGCACGCCGGTGTTCGCGCTTTTGGCGGCGCGCACGCTCAATGAGGCTGTTTTCGCGTGCCTGCTCCTGGGTGAATTCGTCCTGCAGGTCGAGACAGCCCGTCGAGCACTCTTGACGCACGTCGGTGCGGCGCGCGAAATCCTTGTGCGTTGCGCGCTGCAGGCGCGGCATCCACACGCTCGTCGGACCCACGTAGCCGACAGCGTCTGCCGTGTCGCCGACCCTCGCGAGCGCACGCGCCGTCTCGGCGTCGAACCGCATCGGCTCTGGAGGCGCACCCTGCTGCGACAGCGCTGCAGACGAGTTGATGCCTTGCGGCACCAGGGCCGCCCAGTCAAATGCGCCAATGTCTTTGTTGTCGTTCATTGTTTTCCCTTGCTTCTTGGAGTTTGGTTTTTTTCGCCTTGCCCTTTCTCGCCGTGCGCGGCCGGCGTGTTGTGCGATCCTGCTCGGGGTCCGATGTACACCAACGAGAAATCGATAGCAAAAAAAAGGAAGGGACGCAAAGGCGAAGCGAAAGAATGAGGAAAAAACGGGGCGACCAGGCCAACGACGCTCTTTTTTTGTCTTTGGCTCTGGCCGGTCCTATTTCCTGCCTCTTTTTTTTTCTCCTGTGGACGCCGTCGGGCCTCTGCAGCGCAGTGTCGGAGCAGGCGCGTGCGTGCGCAAGCCTCTTCTTTTCTCAACGGGTCCGAGGAAAAGGTCGACTGCGCGGGGCGCCACCGCCAAAAGATCCGCGCAGCAGACCAAATGCGCCGGCTGCGTGCTCTGCGTCGCAAAAAAAACGACCTAGAAAAAAGACCAAAAAGGCAATGTTCCTATCCGAGAATCGGATGATTCTTCACCCCCCAGGGCGTCGTGTTTTTTCAATAAAAGGGAAATCATACGGGGCCTTTGGTGACGCCCATGTGTCCTCGGCGCCTTTTTCTTGATCGATTTTTAGGGAAGGGGGTTGCCTTTCCGACGCCCTTTTATCGTCTTTTTTTCACATGGTTCGGCGCAAGAGGCTCTGTGCTCAAATCCCAGACTGTCTCAGAGGGCGAGAACACATAATGGGGGGCGAAGAAAAGCGAGAAAGAGAAAAAAGTCTCGTGAAAACAGTGCCGCCACAAATACCGACCTGTCTGCGAAGGAGAGCGGCGTAAAAAGGAAACAAATGTACAAATGGCGACAGCGAAAAGGAGATGCAGAAGGAAAAAAGAGTGACGCAAGGAGAGCGCGCTCCCCCTCTTCTTTTGAAAAGAAAACTTGTCGCTCTACATCCCGCATACCGGCGGCGACCGCCGATTGTGCCTCAGCCCGCCGCCAAACTCATCTCCTATCGTCATCTCCATCTTCGCCGTCATCTTCGTAGTCGTCTTCGTCGCTGTACACACTCTCTAGATCGCTCGCGCCACTGTCGGAACTGTCGTCGCCGTCGAGAGTCGCCAGGGGGTCGTGCAGGGCCATGGCCGATGCCGCCCCGCCACCGCCACCGCGGACGGCGATCGTGCGTGCGATGCTGGCGTGGTAGTTTTTCATGATGCCATAGATGCCATCAGCGCATGCCTCAAATTCGGCCATGTCGCCGCTGGCGGCGGTGCTCGTCGCCACATGGCGACCGGCCCGTTTGGCGCGATTCTCGGCGACCAGACGCGCGCCGGCAAGGCGTCTCGTCTCGACGACGGCTTCAGAAAGTGCCGCAAGCGCGTCCCTCACACGCCCGACGTAGCGAAAGGATTTGGTCTGCCACAAGGCCTGCGTCGGCACGGTGGGATCGTGCAAAAGCAACATGAGGTCGACCATGTCGTCGCACGCATCGCCCACCGTGCGATAGTGCTCTTCGGACGCGTGACGAAAGGCCTTGAGGCGCCCGAGAAACTCACACAAGTCGTGGTCCGTGCGGACGCGATTCCATGCGTACCCCAGGTCGTCGCTGGGACGGCTCCCCGGCGCTCGTCCGCGCTGGGCCTTGCCGCGCACGATGCCAAAAACGCCGCCGAGCACGGCCCCCACCACGGCCCCCATCACGATCGCGCCGGCCGTCGGCCGCGCGGGCGCATTCGGCAGACGGCCGCCTGCCTGTCGGTTGTTGTTCATTGCTGCCTATTATGGCCGTGCGTTTGTGACGGCGTGTGCGCACACACCGGCGTGATTTCTCTGTCTGTCTGTCTGTCTGTCTGTCGCGCACGCGCGCCCTGCCAAGTGACTTTGTTTTTCCTTTCGTGGGCGATTCGGTCCTCTCTTTTTTTCCCTTTCTCGTCGGGTCTGTTGTCCTCTTTCCTTTGCCGGATGAGGAAAAAGAGCGCGGCGCGGGCGCGTCCGATCGACTGAACCTACGGCGATGAACGGGTGTGGAGGATCGCGCAGCCCCAGTCAAAGCAGCCTTTTCCTAGACGCAACGCCTTTCGTCTCGCAGGGTCTGCTACCACGCGGGCATGCATGACCCCATCCCCCAAAGTCGCAATCCGCTTTATCTCTTTGTGCTCGCCTGGCATTTGGCGCCACCGCTATTGTTCTTTTTTTTTTTACGTCAAGGACTTTTGTGCGACCCCTCGGAAGGCGCTTCTTTTTTACCCCTCCCCCCCCCGTCTATTGTCGCGCCCCGCGTGGGTCCTGTGTGTTTGGCGTCGCTCGCTCCTTTTGGTGCGTGCGCGTCGCCCTGATTATTGTAAAAATTAAAAAAAAAGAAAAATCACCACCCAACCAAAACACGGCAGCACAGCATGGCGTCTCGCGGAAAAGGGAGAGCGCTCAGGCGATAGACCACGGGACGCTTGCTCTTTCCTGGGCGCGTTTTTGCCGTCCACGCGGGTCTTGAAGCAGGCACGCGCTAAAAAAATTCCCGTAATCGCGCAAGGGCACAAAAAAAAGGAAAGCGACCCAAAGAGGTACGGTTGGGCTTTTGCCATAGTGATGTGAGTGTGTCGCCCTATCCGACGCACGCCTCTCGCTGGTTTGCATCCTTCTTTTTTTCCCTGATAAGGTTACAGCGATGATGCTATTGGGACCGGTCAGCGGCGACGTCGCTGCTCCACGTATAGGATATGACGCGGCACGGCGGGCGCTCGCGGTGCTGTTGTGTGCCGTGACGCGCGTCCGCCGTGACGCGTTCGCTCGCCAAAGCGGGCGTCGGCCGCGTCGCCGCCCTGTCGGGGCGCGCAAAAGCAAACACGCGGTAGAGCGCGAGGTGCTCTCGGTCGTCGGGGTCGTCCAGGCGCAGCGGCGCCTTCATCCGCTCGAGCATAGATGCGTTGCGCGGATTGATGCTCTCAATGTCAAAGAACGCCGCCAGGTCGTCCGAGGCCATGAGCACAAGCCCCGCCTCGACACACATTGCATTGAGGTCGCTGAAGAGCACCGTATATTGCGGGCACGGCTCGCCGTCGCTGCCCACGGTCAGTGTGCATGGGACGTGACTGCGTGCGCCCGCCTCGTGTGCGTCGTCGATGCTCGCAGCGTCAAACATTGCGCGACGCGGACGGCACTCTGCCTCCTTCTCCTCGCCCTCTGCCGCGGCCGGGGTCGCAGTGCCGGTGTCGATCTCGGCGCGGCGGGCCTTCTTCAGATCCCACAGGCGCGCCGCATCGGCCACGATGCCCAGGAAGACCCCGCTGGGACGGAGCGCGCGCCGCACGTTGGCCACAAAGGCGCGCGCCGACTCGCGCGTGGCAAACGCGTGCTGGACGGCGAATTGACACGTAATGGCGTCGACGATGCCCGCTCCGTCCCCGCCGTCGAGACCGCACTCTTGATCGGGTACGGTGCGGTGGCGTTGCCCATGGAGGCGCTGCGGGTCGTCGCGATAAACGACGACCTGGCGGTGCGCCAGCAGGCCGTCGCGCACGCAAAAGTCGTCTTGCACAAACGCCGCCGGAAAGGCGAATCGGGTCCGGCGCCACCTGCGCTCGGCCTCTACCAGTGGCTCGTCGGCCACGTCGACGAAAAACACGCAACGCGGTCGGGCGTGCGCCAGCTTGGCGACGTCCTGTCCACGACCGCACCCGAGATCCATGATCGTGCAGTGGGGTTGCACATAGCGCCCGATGAGTACCGACTTGCAAAAGTTGATTGCCCCGCGCGCGTCGCGTGACGGGTCACCGTCCGGCGGCATACTCGACCCGCTCGCGGTCGCAGACGACAGTGACTCTGTTGCGCCAGAAGCGACCGAAGATGACGACGTCGTTGTTGTAGCACTTGGAGCGCGTTGCGACAGCGTTGGCGTTGCGTCGACGCCCTGTCGCGCCTCGATGGCGCGCCTATTGTACCAGTGGCAAACACTGGCCGCCTCTGTCGACATGGTGTCAACGGTGCGCGCCCGCGCCCCTTTATCGGGCACGTACCGCTCCAAGACGCATCGGCTCCTGTCGCCGTCTTCTTCGGTGGGGTTGCTCGACAGGGTGGAATCGCTCTGCGCGTTGCCGGTGTCTCTGCGCGAGCGATCTCGATGTCTACGGGTGCGATGACGATGGCGACCGTGCGCCACGACGTCGGCAGACGATCCGGCGCTCGACGATCCGACACTGGAAGAAGATGAGACGTCTTTGCCGCCCTTGTTGTTGCTGCTGCCGCTGCCATGCGAAGGGTGTCTTGTGCGCGCGGGTGCGACGGCTCGGACCCGACCGCCTTCACTCGACCCCGAGCCAGAGAGGCTGTGCCGACCGGGCGGTCGCGTGCTCGGCGCGCATCTCCAGCATTTGGCGGCGGCGCCCCGGCACGTGGCGCACTCTTTGGTAGCGCCGTCGGCCGGCGTTGCGTCCGATCGCCTCTCGCACGCCATCAACAAAGCGCGCGCAGCCGCGTAGGAGGACGACGGCAACGGGACAGGAAAAAAAAGACCAACGACCCTTCAATCTCTCTAGGGGAGAGAGGGAACACACAGGGGACGGTGACGGTGCGGCAGATGGAGGCGGTGGGAAAAAAGAAAAGGACGGTCTCTGGCTCGCTTGTCGTTGGCTTGTCTGGGGTTGTGTCTCCCGTTTGCGTGCGTGCGCAGAATTTTCTCCCGTTGCGTTGTGCGTGCAGGACGAGTAGCGGTCAAGGTGGGCTGCGATACGCGCAAGAGCGCGCATGCACGCCAAGCATTCCGTTTTGTATCGCGTCCCCGTGCGCGCACGCCGATCCACCTCTCGTCTGATTCTGCAAAAAAGCGCTTTCAAGGGATCGGCGCGGACAGGGGCGCATTTTGTTGGCTTTTTTACCACATTTTTATAGGGTGCCCGTTTCTTTGGCTGCTTCACGATCACCGTAACCCATAACTGCAACTGTCTTTTTTTTTCTCTCTCTCTCTCTCTCTCTCTCTCTCTCTCTCTTCTGAATCGTCGCTCCCATGCCGGCCCGTATGTGTGGTATCACCGAGCCAAAGAAAGAAAAAATATTTGGCATGCATCGCGGATGCCTCGCGCACACGACGGGATGCGGCGACAAAGTGCGAAACAGAAAAAAGGAGACAATGGGCCGCCCCCACACAGACAATAACGACGACAGGAATGATGTCTTTGCGCACTCGCCCCGCAGAAAAATGAGCCTCCCTTTCCCTTTAAAAATGAAAAAAAAACAACGCATACCGATGGATAATTGGTCGTTATTTTGGTGCCTCTTGGGTTGTGGCCATGTGCGCCAGCAGGGCATCGGGAAAAAAATGACTGGCCTCTCCATTCTCTGCAGGTTGGCCCACCGCACGGGACGCCCGGCGAGTTTTCTCCCTAACGGCGAGGCGCGCACCCAACGCCGCCCGCTCTTTTGGGCGGCCCAATTTGTTCTTTTTTTTCTTTTGTTCACATCCAACAGTGTGCTCGGTGTTCGCAGGCCGAAACCGACCAGACCTAATCGCCCGTCCTATTCTTGTTTGGCAAACATTCTGCGCATCCGAAACCCATTTCCTACCGCGGCCGCCTCATTTGTCGGCAGGGTCGGAATGGGAAGGGGCGTGAACCAAGACAAGACCGTCGACAATGCAACCTTCTTGTAGTCATTGGCGCCGCCTCGCTGGCCATACAAAAAAATATGTAAAGGATAGACTTTTTGGGGTGTTGTTGTCGTTTGATTGTCTCTGCTTGTTGGTGGGCCGTTTTGACAAACGAGCACCGAGCGCGCCTACGCCGTATTGGCGTCGTCGGTGGGCCTGGCCATGGTGACGGCACCCAACGATTCGGCGTGGCCAAGCGATGCACTATGCGAACTGGCCCGACGCGCGCTCTGACGCGTTTTGACGCCGCGCGCGGCAGGAGGCGACCCCGGCGATTCAAGAGTCGTCGCTGTGGAGCGCGCCTTGCGTCCGCTCTTGGTGCGTCTCTGTTGGAGAGGCGCCGCCGTCCCCGTCGTCGGGATTGGAATCGCAGCCACAACGGGTTCCTCAAGAGACAGCACAGGCCTTGCCGCCTCGTCGACGGGCTCGGCGTCTGCGGGAGCCGCGGCGAGTGCTGTGGGGGCCGGCTCCGTGGCGAGGCCATCTATCAAAGTGGTGTCGTCGACTGCCGTGGCTTGCCCCTTTTGGTTCTCCTGGCTGTTGTCACTAGAAACGGTTGGTGCCTCTTGTTGCCCGCGCATATTGCCCTCACTGTCGCCCTTGTGCTTGGCAGCGGTGTCTGTTTGGACCTCGGCTCTGGCGTCGTCATCTTCGTCGTCCAGTACAGTTGCCGCCACAGGCGGTTGCGCGCTGTGGTGCACACCACCGTCAACGGGCAGAGCGTTTTCGATGGCCTTGCGACGCATGGGGCGCGCGCAAAAGGTACTGCGAGGGACGCCGTCGGCAGATATTACAGCGAGCATGTCCGTGCCATCGGGACGCCTATAGGTGCGGAACGACCAGGCGTCGGCTGTCTCCTTGGATTCGTGCTCGACACGGATGCACTGGATGGACTCGACCAGCCGCGTCAACTCGCCGACGCGCGCTTCCGACTCTGCCAGAGCGCTCCCCAGGCGCTCGACGCTTTGCTCCAAGGCGAGCCTGTGGCGGTCCGCCAGGATCGCCGCCTCGCGCAGCGCGTCGATGGCGCTCCCCACCGAGCCGCGGTTCTCTATCAGTACATCGCGCACAGCGACGTCGCGTGCCACGCGCAGAGCCACCGCCTGGCCGGTGTCGTCGTCGATCTCAACGTGCATCCATTCGAGCGGCGCGATGCTGCCCGATGATGAATAGGCGGCCAGGAGGCCCTGTCTGCCGGGCGTCACTGCGTCGACACGCCGATGGGTCGAACGCGTGCTGGCGTAAATGCCCAGGTCCGGACCCATCCGCAGGTCGACGACGGCATCGGGGTCGTGCCCGTCGGAAAATGTAAATTTGACCGCGCCGGTCCGCAGTGAACGAATCTCTTGGTCCCATTCGTCGTCACCGTAAACGCCACCGTGGTCGGGGTCATATTCATGGTCATCTCCGTGCGCGCGGTTGAGGTTGTTGCCTGCAGTCGCCTGTGCGTCAGTGCGCTTGGCGGGCGCAACGCGAGTTTGCCGGCGGCGCTCGTCTTCACCTCGGTGCGCCATATTTGCGTGGTCGGTCGTGCTTTTCGTCCGGTGGTTAGGTTGTTTGGCCCGCTGCCCTCCTTTGCCTGGTGCGCGCTCTCTTTTTTCTCCCTTTGACGCCTCTCTGCTTTTTCCTTTCCAAGGACACCTGTTTGTCGGTGTCGATTTTCACCCCTTTCTTGTCCTTGGCGCCGACTCTTTTTTTTTTCCTTATCCTATTGTCCCTTTTGGCTACGCACGGTCGGGCGCGGCATGTGCCGCCTGTGCGCTCGCCTCCTCCTCCTGCGCGGGCGCGCCGGGAGCGCACGCCCGTTGAACCTTTTTTTTCTACCCCAAAATGTCGCCCCGACCGGCCCTCTTTTTCATGATCCATCGTCGTGCAAGGACAAAAAAACAGGTACACCAAGGCGGCGAGGGAACGCCACACGAAAAAAAGACACACAGCCGGATGGCCGTTGCGCAAGCGGCGTGGTCGGCAACGAAAAAATTCAAGAAGCACATTATAAATCGAGACAAGTCACAACAACGAATCCTGCGTCTTCCGAACCGCCCAACCAATCCCGCCAAAGCACGCGCGTGCATGCATTCTATCCACCCAGGCGCCTCTTTTCGGTTTCTTTCGTCTGTGAGGTTGATCGCTCCAACGGCAAACCTCTGGCCTGCGGCGTAATGAGCAGCCTCTCTGACTATGTGCCACGGTGGATATATGAAGACCGCAGCGCGTGGGTGGCGCACCGAGGCGGGCCGCGATCGAACAAGAGGCAGCGAGGCAAGCCGCCATAGAACAAAACGGCCGCTCTATGCCCCAACACCAAAAGCGCAGGCTCGATGCAGCCCGCGACGAACTCGCGGTCATAGTCGGCGCACTCGCCAAGCCGAAAACAGACTAGTTTTTTTGACACGCAAGTGCCAAGTGTCTGTGCAAAAGAAATATACTAGAGATTTTTTTATTTGCATTTCGGTCTGCCCAAAGGCAGGAGGGACCCGCCCTCCCCAAAGAAAAAAACATCGTGTTGTCTTTCTTGGTGCCTTTGTGATGGCTCGCGAGGGCGAGACGCGCGCTTCTTGCGGCCTTGAAATACAAAGAAGGGGAGAAAGAGAAAAGAGGAAGGAGACTCTGGGCCTGTTTGTTTTTTTTCTTTTTTTCTTTGTTGTGTCCATGGCGTGCGCCATCAAGCGGCGGCGCGCCACGGGAGGAAGACACTGCCATGCGCGCGCGAGCAGTGGTCCATAAAATAGGCTTTTTCCCTTGGTTCGCTCGCCGCCTCGGTTGGATTGACTTTTTTTGGCGTGCCTGTTTCGCTTTGGGACATGTCCCTGCAGATGCACAGACGCCCAACAAAAGTTGGCGAGAAAGCAGGCCGAAAAAAGGCGATGCGTCGAATCGCGTGCACGGCCACCGCATCCACAAACCACGCGCAAAAGGCAAGTGCTCGATTTTTGGACAACGGCTCGGGGGAGCGCGATGAGGAAAAAAATGGCATGCGTCATATATGGCCGACCAAAAAAAGGGCAAGAGACAAAGACGCTCCATCTATTCGTCAGGAAAAATGGGCGCAACTTCCCCACGCACACATGTCAAAAAGAGAGCAAACACAAAAGACGAGACAAATCGCCCGTTGCATTTTCTTCCGTCACGAATGGGGTTTTTTGTTGACGCACTGCCAGAGCGGCGGCGGATAGCTTAGGTGCGCGTCCCGTCGGCGCCGGTGGATCGAGCGAGTGCGGCCTCTTGCGCGAGCGTCTTGGCGACGCGCGCCAGAAGCAGGGACCGCGCGTCGTCTCCCGGTCGGGTGGCGGCCGTGAGGCGCGCCATGACGCGCTCGCCGAGATCGTGCGACAGAGAGCGCAACATGCCCCACACATGCCACACGCGCCGTTCGGCATGCATGGCTTCGATGCCGGCACGATGGGCCGGCACCGTGCACTCGGCGGCGTCGTTGTAGCAGCGTCCCTCAGAACACACAAAAGGCGCGGTCTTCATACGGCGCCAGTAGGCATGATGATCGTAGCGCGGACAACCCGTGGCGCCGTCGGCGTCCCAATGATCCGACTCGAGATGGCCGCCGGCGAGCGCGTTGCGACCACACATGTAGCACTTTTGCACCCCGCAGTGAGATAGTCCGTTGCACTCGGTGCTCTTGAGCAGGGGCACGCCGCATCGGTAACACGGCTGGGCCACGCGATCCATCGACATGACTCGTTCGATTTGGTCCACAGCCACCTCCTCGGTCACCTCGCGGTTGCGCAGCAGGTGCGCGTCGGCGCCGCCGCCACTCGCGAGCCACGCCGGCTGACCGCCCGAACCTGCGACATCGTCTTTGCTCGCCGACGCCACGAGCGCCGGACGGCAAAAGTAGCGGTTGACGCCGTCGGGGTTGTCGCGTTCGCTCACGCGCACGCAGCGTCCGCATCGTGTGGCGCCCGCGGGGAGGCGCGAACGGCAATGATAGCAAAAGGAACCGCCACACCGTGAATTTTGTGTGCATGTGATGACGAGATGCCCGCGGTCGGCACGCGACACGGATGCGTGTTCGATCATGCATTCGGCGCCGCATGGCAGCACGTCGACACGTGGACCGCGGCGCCTCGCCTGTTGCGCTGTTCTGTCGACCAGGATGTGCAGGGGACACGTCACCACCTCCATGCCGGGGAACCGATGGCGCTCGTAGAGCGCTGTCAGGTGCGCGGCCTCTGACGGTTCGAGAACGGCGCCAAAGACACGCGCTTCGTCATACGACGTTGCCGCACAGCGCGACTCGCCATCGAGCGAAACACACCCAACAGCAGCGCGCTCAAGGCCCACTGGCGGGCGTCCGGGGTTGAGCAGTACGGCGCGCATGCACCCCACGCACACGGCGTGATCGGTCTCGCGACACGGGTTAACGACAATGGTGTCATCCTCGAGTCGTGTGCCGTCAGGCACAAGTGCCGAGCGGCCGGGATCGACCCACAAATCACGTAGCGTGGCGGGGCGATCCATTGCAGTGTCCCACAACACGTTGCCGTCGTCGCGCATACAGATCGAACATTCGACGCCAGGCGCTCGATTGCATGGCACGAGCGCAATGGTGCACAACGCACTTGCCGCGCGGTCAACAGCGACGCCATTGCGGCTGGTGGTTCGGCGATCGCTGTCGATCCCAATGGGAACCGTTTCTGCCATTACATTTGACGAGGTCGTGGTGGTCGTCGTGGTTACTGTAGGCCGTCTTGACGTCAAAGATTGCGGCGCGGGCGGGGTGGACCCCGCGGTCGGGCGTCGGGTGCGTTTGGAAGGCCTGTCGTTTTCTGTTCCCTGGGATGGCGCCGGGGGCGTAGGGGCCTGCCTCTTGCGCGACGTACGGCGCGCCGGGCGCAAAACGGGTTCTTGCGTGTGCGTAGGTGCATCGGTTTGTATCGGTGCCGGCTGCGTCGACGGCACTGGTGGCGCCAGAGTCGATGAGGTTGCCAATGTTGCTGATGGCGCCGCGACTTCTGAAGACGGACCCAGAGCAACCGCCAACGTCGTTGCTGTCGTTGTTGTGGCGATTGAATCGGCCGTCAAAGCAGACGACGGCGCTGTCCGTGCGAGCGACAATGACCGAGACGCGGGCGGGCGGGCGGTGGCCTCGGGCGAATGGACGACGACAATGTCGAGGTCATTATCGCTGGAGGCACTGTCGAGGTCGGTGAGGCGCATTTCGGATGCCACCTCGGACACGATGCGATCGAGACGCCGCATCATGCGCTCCATATCGCTGGGTTCACGTCGAGGCCGACGTCGCGGCGTCACGGCGGGGATCGGTAAAGACCGGCGTGCCAGGGCTTCTGATACCCAAGAAGCGCTGCGCGCAACGCAGATGTGCGTGGTTGTGCGGCCGTATCTGGTAACGGCATCCAAGAGTTCCGACAATGTGACGGTGACGTCGATGATGTTGCCGTCGTCGTCGTCGTCCTGGCCCGGCCGGCAGAGCCTTGCTCGCGCTTCCATCAACGTGCGCGCACTCACCGTTGTTGCCGCAGACCGGGTAGCGGTCCGGCGACGCCTGGGCGCGGACGTTGGCGGCGCGATCATGCCCTCGGCGGCGGCATCAAACGTCGAATAGACATTGTCCCTATAGTGTACGATGGGTTTGGACGGCGGTCCGCCCACCCACAACGCCTCGCCAGCCGCCCGGTCGCCACGCAGGGCGAGCACGATAGGATAGGCACAGCGAACACGCGCCGCAGCCACGGGAGTCGCGTCTGCACGCGGTCGCGTGGCCTTTGTCGAGCGCCCGGCGCGCGGCGGTGGTGCTGACGTTGTTTCTGTGTGTCTCTGCATGACGGCCGCCATCGTAATCGTCCCCCTTTTCCTTTTTTTTACTAAACAGAAATTCTGTTGTCGTTGTTGTCAGTGGCGTGATCGTTGTCGACGGTGTGGTCGGCGAGAGGGACGTGCGTCGTCGCCGACGTCAACAGTTTCGTGGCTTGTGCCGCAACAGAGATCAAACGCAGCGTTTAAAAGAGATATATAGGATAGATGTAGCGTACGCAGACAGGGTGAAAAAAAAGAAGAAAATGAACCGACAGTCGCCGTCGTCGCCAGAACGGTCGTCTTTTTGTCTTTTGTGTCGCCACTGTCTCGCCGCGCCGGATGACGGCTCCTCGCGGAGCGCATGCTCTTGGGCCACCATACCCCCAAATACGCGTAACCGCGTTGCGCTGGGCGGACGCCATTTGCGTGCGTCCATCCTTTTTCGCGGCTATAAAAAGAGGCCCGGGCATGGTCGCGTATGAGCGCAACTCTTGGGCAAGTTTCACTTGTTGGCTCTTAAAAAAAAGGCCGCCAATGGACGTTGCCATCTTTTTTGTGGAGAAAAAAAGGAAGAAAAAGACAGTCTGCCGGCAAAGACCATGGAAAAAAGAGGTGTCGAAAAAGGCCGTTGTTTGTCGTGGGGTAAGAGCCACAAAGAGGTCCAAGAGCCAATCAAGCGAAAAAGGGGCAGTGGGTCTTGGCGCAGTATTGGCGCGCATTGGCTTCGCCCAGGTCGACACCGCACCCGATGCAGTGTGCAGGTTGAGGGAGCAAAACGACGGCACCCGCAGAGTCGTGCACGCCATAGTGCGATCCGCTTTGGCGCACCTCGTCCGTAAAAGGCACAAATGTGATGGGCGTATCCATGACAAAAGGGACCGAATGGTGCGTCGGATCGAGCGATTTCTTGATTGCGCGCGCAAAACACCGAGCGCGCAAAGGTCTGCCCGTGAGATTGTAGACGAGGCCGCTCGTGCTCATTGCAATGTGGCGCCGATTGTCCCCGTGCCCTTTTGTCTACCCTTTTTTTTTCTTGGGAGTGTGATCCGTCGGGAATACAGCGCCGTCAGACTGTTGTGTTTTTTTCCTGTGTTTCTTGTTTTTTTTAAAAAAAAACAGGCGATGCATGGCGGCGGGCGCCCGAGCGAGAACCTGAGCATGTTCATACACCGTTTGTCACGGCGCGCGTCGCGACACAGCCCAGACGACGAATGCGAGTTTCTCTTTTGGGGCTGCGTCCTTTTGGTCTCTGCGCCTTTTTCTTTCTCTGCCTGATTTCAGCCGAGCCAATCAGACACAACATCGAGTTCTTGCTTTGGCCACGAACGGCAAGGCTGGGTTTTTTGTTATCTGTTTTCCCCTTTGTAACTGCTGTATCAAAAAAAAAAGGTGACGGACTTTTATTGGCCCTCAGCGGCATTCCGCGATGCGCCGCGGGCGCTGGTTCCGTGCCCACGTGCTACGAACCGCATGGTGTAGGGTGCCGAGGCCCGACCAAAGAACTCCTCATGCAACAGGGTTAAAAAAAATATTAGCGGCCATGCCACGCAGACGCAGTGGCGGAAACCCACAACAACTCCCTCCTCCTTTTCTTTTCTAAAAAAAATCCTACCAACTCTGTCGAGAGCGCGTGTACGCCGTCGGCACCAATGCAGGCGCTGCCGGCAGAGACGCTCGATTTGGTGCTCAACGTGCATCTCGACGAGCCATGGAGGCCGTTGGCGGCGCAAGTGTGCGCACGCTGGAGAGCGATCATAGCCACCGGTGCCAAACGGGGCTCCCGACGTTCCAAACGCACACCCGATGGCCAGCGCACTGTGCAACAAGACATGTCGCACGTCAACCGTCTCGTGGTCGGGTATCTCACGTTGAGCGCCGCCGCGGTTGGGCAGCACGTAGGACTCTTGTGCTGGCTCGTCGATCAACTGCACGCCATTGTCGACGATCGGGTCGTGTGCGCCGCAGCCTACGCGGGCGCCATCGACAGCGTCACCTTTTTTTCGAGACACACTCCAGGACTCGCGGGGGCTGCCGCTCGGCGCGCTGCTGCGCGTGGCGGTCAGCGCGACATGCTCGCTTGGTTTCATGCAAGAGATTTCGGGCGCATGTCCTACGCGAGTGATGCCTTTGCCGACTGCGTGACAAATGGCGACACCGGTGCTGGCGGCGACGGCGACGCCCAAGACAAGGGTTGGTGGTGCGGGCGCGCGCGAATACGTCGAGACGCCAAGGGCACCTCTGTCGGCGAAAGCGATCCGGGTCTCGCCGATGGCCAAGCCTCTAACGTCGTCTCTCACCATGACCAGAGCGACGAGACAGACGACCGGCACAACAACGCGATGACTGCGCCCGCCGATTGGAAGGATGTTTGGAACACGGGGTACGCTGTCGAGTGTGCACGGTCTGACCTATATCGTTGCGATAACAGCGACAACCTCTCTGGCGAACCCGACGCCGACGAGAGAGATGCATGGTGGGGTCCTCTCATGTGCGCCTGTGCCGCTCGGGGCGGGCATTTGGACGTGCTCAAGTGGCTGCGCGGTCCAGGCGTACGGTGTCGGTGGGACGCGCGGACGATTTTGGCAGCGGCCTCAGGCGGCCACGTGCACGTCATCGCGTGGGCGCTCATCGAGTGCAAACCGCCATGTCGCGCCGATCCACACCGCGTGATCGAGTGGGCGGCGGGGAGTACACAAAACAATCTCGGCATTCTGAGGACGCTCCTCGCCACGGGATACACGCCCGTTCTCGACGACCTGCGAACGGCGCTTTTGTTTGGGAGGACCGACATGGCTGACCTCATTCTGGACCGCAATCCCGCGTTGTGGGCACCGCACGAGATACCCTGGTGGCGGCATGGCACCGACAAACGGGTCATCGATCGCTGCGCTCGGCATCGCACGCTCGCGTGGGCCATCGCTCGCCTGGATGCAGACGCCGACACGTGGAACGATGCCACCGAGATTGCCCTCACCTATGGCGCCCTCGTGGGTGGTCTCGGGACGATGGTCGAGGCGTTACGCGTGCGCGGCAGATCGAGAGCGGGGCACGATATCGCCTGGCACGAGGCCGCCCGTCTCTGTGGCCGCAACCCGCAGCAGGTCATCGAGATCATGCGCGCCGGCTGCACCGGCGACTAGCCTTTTTCGGTTTGTGCCTCGCCCCTTTTTCATTTTTTTTTCGCCTTGTGATGCACCTGCCAAGAAAAAAAAGGAGGCACGGTCGCGCTTTGGCTTTGGCCACGCCGGCAGCCCTGTTGGGTATTTTCTCTTTTCTTTTTGGAAAAAAAGAAACATGACAAAGAGAGGCCCGGCGACGGCGGGTGGGGTCAATTTGGGCTTTCCCAGCGCGACCAAAGAAGAAGAGAGAGAGAGAGAGCGACGATTCTTTGGGCGCGGCCGTTGGGTTTTGCGTCGCGCAGCCGACGCAAGCGCGTCCCCCTAGGGGAAAACCCCACAGCGCTTTCTTTTTTTTATCTCTCTTTTTTTCTTCCTTAGACCTACTTGTTTTTACGGCGTTGTTTCGGGGTCGTTTTTTTTCTGCCAACATCTCTGAGGGAGTGTCGCGAGCGCAGAGGACCCCCACATCACGCACATAGGCAAGCCACAAGGAAAGAAAACGACACACGCGCAAAGCACAGAAACAAAAGAGGCCAAAAAAGCCAACAGGCAATGTTTCCGTTTGCGGCTGCAACGAGGCAAATCGATGCGCCATACCAGAGTCCTTTTGATGACGGCGCTGATTGGACCTCGGAGATTGGCGATCCCGTAGAGGGGACGGCGCCTCTGGCACCATCCCGCGTGGCGATGGCGCGCCAGGGCCTCTTGGAGGCGCCGCCTGCCGTCGACGGCTACTTTTGGAGAGGCGCACCTATCGACGAGCGCCAGCGGGCCTACTGCCGGTGCCAGTTGCATGTGGCGGCGCGCAATAAACCGGAATGCTACGAGAACCGTGGCGCGGCGCTCGGCCAGGGGCGCTGCTACAACCCGTACGCCGTGTGCACGGCCAGCGTGGGTCGCCAGTCGGAATGTTCGGCCTACTATGCCTTTACGCCAGATGCCGTGCGTGGCGGTATACCTGACGACGAGGTTGATGCCTATGCGCGCCTCCGCGGCCTGCCGGTAGGACCCACGCGCCGGGCCACCGTCGCCACCATCTATGAATATTTGCAATCGCGCCGTAAGTAGCACGGCAAAAAGACACCTGAAATAAAAATCCACGCACGTCCCCATGCGCTTTGGCGCGAACAGAGCCCCCTTTGTTTTTGGCGTCGTGTTTTCCCTTTTTTCCCTCTTGTTGGCTTTTTCTTTTTTTTCTGAACTGTCCTCAAAAAAAGACCTCAGGGCGTGTCCAACGAGCGCGTGCTTTTTTTCTCGACCCGGCGCTCCCTTTATCGCCACAAGAACACAAAGAAAAAGGAGAGGGAGAGATGACTTGTCTTGCGCCGCTGGCAACTCGCGCACCGATCTCTTTGATTGGTTTCTTTTTCCCTCTGTTGACGACCCTAATTTCTTTTTTTTTCCATTGGGTGATGCTTTGTGTGCCGCGGCGCAGCGGACGCACAAGAGGAAGACTAAGAAGCCGGCGATCGTCATCAGGCAACCACCGACGGGACCACAGCAAGCACTTTTTTTTTCAAAAAAAAAAAGAGAAAAAGTGTGACAAAAGGCGCATCACCCTAAACACAGGAGGCAAGAATAAAAACGAGGAAAAAAGGGTCGCGCGGTCGACAACACGGTCGACAGCACATCCGACACAGGGCCATGCAGTCGTTGCCCGCCGAGATTTTGGACATGATTCTCAACGGGCTCGACGCCGACGGCGTGCCGTTCCTCGATCCTCTGTGGCGGTTTGCCGCCCGCGCCACACATCCGACGTGGCGTCATACCATTGACGCTGCGGCGTCGACCAATACGCGCACCCACGTCAAGGCTCTTTCACGCGCGTGGCGCGTGCCATGTGACGACGGCCGGGGCTACGTGCACAATTGCCAGTGCGCCTACAGCACGCAGCACGGCGATTTCAAAACGGCCATCGCGTCGGGGCGCATCGTGTCGGCACGCTGCGCGATCGGCCGACCGTGGGTCATGGCCTGGTGTTTAGAGGGCAGCGTACCGCAACAGGACCGAGCCATGGTCGCTCTCTTTACGCTGCCTACGTCGGCAACAGACGTGGCGGCAGTGCGGCGTCTCGTAGGTCCGTACGTCGAGGGCGACGAATCAACCGGGCCGTGGCCCGTGTGCCCTCTTCGCCGCGACTTTTGGTGCTATATTGAGAGAGTGCCGCCCGAGGAACGGGGCGATGATGCCTACGACCCTGGCGACAGCGAGTTCCTGAACGACGTCTTGTTCTTTGCCCCTGAGTGGAACCGGTCCGACATTGTGCGCTCGCTGCTGGCTGCCTATCCAGCGCCCGGCGTTGTCGACACCGTACTCTTGCACGCATGCCTGTACGATGACGCTCAGTTGGTCGACTATGCCCTAGTCCATGCGTACCAGTTCTGCCGCGACAAAGACAAAGACGACGACGACAAGACGGTTGTCCCGCACGTGCGCGGTATGTGGAAAAAGGCCGCCAAATCGAGCGGCGCGCACGTGCTGGAGCGTTTCCTGGACCTGTGTGCACGCTATGACCAACACGATCAGAGCGCCACCGCGGACGACGCAAAGGATGGCCGCGACAACGGCGACTGCACGGAGGCGGACATATCTCGCATGGTGCGCCTCGCCAGGCCCAAGACCGACCTGGTATGGCAAAAGTGCGCTGCACGCTGTGGTAACATCGACGCGCTCCTTGTGGGTGAACGCTACGGTGTCTCCATCCAAGTGCACGAGTTGATCGAGGCGGCCAACGATTGGGGCAACCACACGACTGTCCAGTGGCTTTTGAAGCGCGCCCCGACCACGCCCGATCCCCTCACGGCGGGCACTCTTGTGCGCGCGTGTGCGTTGGTGCTCTCTGGGATTGTCGCGGACGTCGACAGCACCGACCCGACGTCGTCTGCCTATGACCAGTGCACATGCCGGAAACGCCGTCGGTCCAAGGCTTCGACAAACGCAATCGATGGTCGCGGCCATGCTCAAGTCGACCAAGACGGGGACGCATGTACACCCGAGATCCGCGCGACCATCGATGCCCTGTGCGAGACCATGTCGCCCATAATGGCGACCGACGACGGCGTCGCCACGGCGCGACAATTTATCAGTATGTATCTGAACCGCGACCGTCATACACCCGACGGCGTCTCCACGGTCGTGCGCGTCATTGAGCACTGGCGCGTCTTTGTAGCCGCACGCATCAAACCGCTCGGGTGGGGCACGCTCATACGCACAGCCATCGCCACAGGCGCAGTTGGCGCGGTCGACCGCATCGTGGACCTCATCGTCGCATGGTCATCGTGTGACCTGACCGGAATCGACGCGTGGGCCATCGCGACAGATCAGTTGGGCAGCGCCATCCGTGAAGCCATGTTGCCTATGCCCTTGCTCAACTGCGGCAAGTGCCCGAAACGGTCGCTCTTTTACCAGAGGGATCGCGCGGCAGCCATGCAGAGCCACATGCTTGGTGTCATTTATGGCACCATATCCGTCGGCGAGGCTGCCGAACGAATCTGGCAGGCACTGTGTCGGCCGCGGCCTCTCGCCGCGACCGCATTGGGCGACCCAGCACACGACAGCCCGTTGTTGGCATCGCTCAGGGCGTCCATGCACAGTCGTGGCCTTGTTTTGTCGCAATAGTTTTCTTTTTTTTTATTGCGGAGCGACCACCGAAAAGAAGAAAATGCTTGGCCGTCAGGTTTTTTGTGTGTCGCTCGGTTGATCCCTTTTTTGTTTTGAACACCTTTCGGCCGCGACATTTTTATGACGCCGCCGTGCGCGCAGGGAAACACAAGAAAAAGGAAACACACAGAAGGGGAAAAAGTCGGCAGCGCGCATATTGCAACCTCCCTCCTCGTTGCGATAAAAAAGGGCAACAGCGCCACTAGGCTGCAAGGCGCAATCGAGCAAAACAAAAAACATCACGCAGCAAGCAAAGGCCGACAAGAGGGCAACCAATAAAAATCGTGCGTATCCTTTTTGCGGCGGCATGGTTGAGGGCAAGAAAAAAAGGAGTGAGAAAGTGCCGATGCGCGCGCACAAGGCGAGAGCGAAAAACACGCCCCACTCTTTTCTTTTTCCCACTCAAAAGAAAGGCCGGCCACGGGAGAGAGGGCGCGTGGATGTGTGTCTGTCTGTACGCTTTGCAGAGACACACACACAGAGAGAGATACAGGCTAATAACTCTGACCGCGCGCCTGGCCCTGGAGGCAGAGGCGCTGGAGGGCCGACTGGAGGCCGCGCCCGGTCTGGCCGGCGATGTTGGTCGAAATACCGGCGATGACAAAGCCCATGGCATAGTTGAAAAAAGTGCGCTGGATGGCGCCCGTGGCAAAGCCGCTATAGTCGTCCGGGTCGAGGGTCGGGATCGGCACGATAAAGGCGATCAGCAGCAACAGCGCGTACATGAGCAGCGGGATCGTGGCGTCGGCCAGGCGCGTGTTGCCCTGGCTCACGAGCAGACTGCCCACGGCGAATGCGACGCCCACCAGGGTGTTGGCGTCGCTCGAAATCTCGCCGAGGCCAAACACGCGTTGCGCCTGGAGCGAGTTCTTGTTGGCCGCCAGGTAGGAGAGGTCCAGCATCGACATGAGAATGGGCCACGCGAATCCAAACAGGGTGAGCGGATGGTGGGCGACGATGGCGTAGCCCGCGAGCGCGTCCCACAGGACGGGCCATACGAGCACGCCCACGGTGCTCACGGCCGCGCCCAAGAGGCGCATCTTTTCGCGGCGGATCGCCGGGTCGTCGTCGGCGGTGATGTCGTCAAAGGATTTGCCCGCGTAGATGGTGGCGCCCACCGCCGTGGCGATCAGCGCAGTGTTGAACGCGCGTATCCATCCGCGGGGCACGCACGGGTCGAGCGATCCCGTCACCGGCACGTCCTCGGCACAGCGCAGGGCGTAGGGACCCGTCGACGGGAGCGGCGGGTCGTAGAGACCGTCGGATCTGGGTGCCGAGGAGGCCGGCGCGGCCTGCGCCCCCAGGGGCGTTGGTGTTGGGTGTTGTTGTTGTTGTTGTTGTGCAGGCACGAATCCACCACTCGTAATCGTGCCAGCGGGCGCAACACTCGCAGTCGCCATCGTCACAGGTACACGGGCAAGGCGATAGGTTGTCACTGGCTCCGGGCGGTGAGTAGAGCGTGTCGTCGTCGACAGGCGTGCGCGCTCGCCCTGTGGTCTTTGTAAAGACCGCGCCTCTTTTTTTTCCCCTTTGTCCTGTCTGTTTACCGCGGTCTCGGTCTTGTCGGCCGCGGCGTTGCCGCCACCGGCGGCGCCAGGTTGGGTGGTGTGACCCGCCACAAGTTCAGAATCGCCGCTCGTGCTCATGTGCCACTTGAATCTCTCGCCACGGTAGCCTCTTGTTTTCCATGGTATTCATGTTTCCACCTTTTTCCTTCTCTTTTTTCTTTTTTTTTTGAATGGGGCGGAAGGCGAGCGTAGGCTTTGCGGGTTTTTCTCTTTGTCGTTTTCTTTTTTCTTTTCTTTTTTGAAAGGAGACACCAGCCCAGGCACAAAGAGGAGGCAAAGACACGCCAACAACGGCGCATTGGGCCGCACCGCATAGGCCGCGCCGCGCCTGTGCCTTGATTCTTGAGGGAAAAAATACAATCAGAAAATAAAAGGGAGGCTCGCCATAGGACGCCACAGAAACAATCCAGGACCCTCTGCGGTCGTCCCTCGTACCCGAAGCGACTCGTGCAGACCGCCGGGACTTGCCAGCGGCAGACAGGAAAGGGGAAAAAGGACCCGAGCGACCATGGCACTTTCCGTGACATCGGTCCCCGTTCGGTCGTCCAAAAAAAACCGGCCGGAATGCCCGTGTTCCCCTTGCGGGGCACCAAAACAGGCGCTCCAAACCTGGTCTGCCCTTTTTCCCCCTTTTTCCTTTAAAAAAATGTCGTATTGGACCACGACCCGCCGCACACCTTCGCCTCATCTTGTCTTGTGTGCATGAAAGGAGGAAGAAAAAGTCGACGGCGGCCGGGCTAGCGGGCGCACGAAATCTGACTGCCGAGAAAAGAAAAACAGCGGCAGCAGCATCAGCAGCAGCAACGACAACGCAAAAGAAACAGGCGGAAAAAAGGCGTCACAACAGAGACACCGGGTGGTCGACTCGAAAAGAGGCAAAAAACAAAGGAGGAAAAGGATGGGCGATCGTCCCGACGCGGGGTCCAAATGCACGCGCGCGCCCACCTTTGTGCTGAATTCGTGCGTGTGCACAGAGCGCGAGGTGCGCTGGTCCTTTTTCCTGCTTGTGGTGATCATCACATTGGTGGCGACCACACTGGCCCTGTTTGTATCCGCCGTGCGCTATGTCAAGACGTGGGTGGCGGAAAAGCAGCGTCTGCGCAGCGATGTCAAGGCCCTCTCGCGCCATGCCAGCGCCGTGATGCGCGACGCACACCAGCGCGCCGCGGCGCAGCAGCCGCCTGTGGCCTCGTCCGCGACCATGTCGCAGGCCGACCCGACGCGGGTCCCCGATCCAAGCGCGCCCAGAGCGTCGACCGCAAGCGCTTCTTCGTCTCGTGCGCGCACGGCCGCCATCGCCGCCGCCGATCCGTTGGTGCATGAAATGCTCGACTCCATCGAGACCGTGAGGCTGGGGTCGTGCGGCAGGGGATTTGCCTTTGCCGTCGACTCGCGAGGCGGCGTATGGGCGCACGGCAAGACGAGGCACCTGGCGCGCGGGGCCACGGGTCGCGTGCCGGGATTCCATCGCGTCACCGACGCCGACTGCACGGCCGGCGTCGGCGATACGGGCGCCGACGAGGACGTCGACGGGGGCGGCAGTGGCGGGAGCGGACCCATCCGAGGTCCCTTTGACGGAAGCGGCAGGCGGCGCCGACTGGCTGCGGCAGCGGCGCCGCGGCGTCCCAACCCGCTGGTCGACATGATCGCTGCGGCGCGTCGCGGTGGCGGCTACGTCCACTTTCGCTGGAAGCGCGAGGTGCTCATGATGGCCTATGTGCACCCGGTCAAGGGCACCGACCTCGTGCTTGGCGGCGCCGTGCCCGTGCCGCGCAAGCAAAAGGCATGGGAAGAGTCCAACGCCAAGTCCGACAAGCGCCCGGCCGTGCGCCGCTGATGGGCCGAAAGGGCTCTCTTGTCTTTTTTTCCCCTTTTGTCATCGACTCTTTCTCACTGCCCCCTTTGGTCTGGCTGTGTACCTGGCCCGCGCTCTCGTGCCAATGGGTCATCTTGTGTCCGCGATTGGTTTGTGTTCACACCACCGTATCATCATATAACAGCGACTCTTTTTGCCTGGGCGACGGTGGAAAAAAAAAGACTGCAAAGGAACAGAGTGATGACAAGGGCGCACGACGCTTTTTTCCGGATACGATTCGATTTTGTTTCTTTTTTTTTTCGCCTCCCAAACCGTCACGGTGCGCGTGTTTGCGGGCTCAGAACGAGCGCGCGTACATGGGCGTTCACCGCATAAACAAGGCCGCCGGGTCGGCGAGTTGCGGATCGCCCGCGTGGCGCCCCAACACGTCGGCGCCCAATGTGTCTGCGCGGATCGTCGAGTCCACGGCCGAGAGTATCTCCACGCTGTGCGCGCGGCCATTGATATGCACGGCGGCCCGTCCATGCGCACCCCACCGCGCGCCCAACCGCAGCGCCGTCTGCGATGCGAGGCGAAAAAGGCCAGAAGGGACGGCGCCGCGAGACAGCGCGCACGCGCGGGCACAGACACAGAAGAAGAGAGCGCGTTGTGACCAACAAGAAGGAAAAGGCCAGACCACACAAAGAAAAGAGAATTTACGAATCAAAAGGGGGGGGGCGTTGTCGTGCGCGATGGGTGTACCGGCAGTGAGATGCACGTGAGCGGCCTGCGCGCGTCAATGTCAAACAGCACGACGGCAGACGGTTCGCGCGGGCCAACCGAGACGTGCATGGCGACGACGGGGCGCGCGTGCGGATCGGCCTCTTGAGCGTCACCCGCGTCCGCAAGACGAGACCACGGCCTTGACGGAGGCGGCGGCATGACGCACGGCTCCATCGAGGACGACGACGGTGGTGCGTGTGTCGCCTCTTGGTGGTGATGTTGTTGGTGTTGTTGCAATAGGTCGAGTTCCATCGTGCGTCGTCGTCGGCGTCTCGCTTTTTTGGTTCCCGGACGTGTGGCTCGGTGGATTCTTTTTCTTTTTTCTCGCTCAAAAGAAAAAGAAGGAGAAGAGACAGAAAACAGGGCCGGTGGACAACGACGACGACGCACGCCGGCACCAGACGGGCAGAGGGGAGAGACGGGGGCGCCCGTAGCGCACACTCGCGATCAATCCGAAAGCTGGCCAAGGAAAAAAGAAAAAAGGACAAGGTCGCGCGTGACAGGCCCGCCCCGAGCCGTTTTGTTTTGTTTTTGCAATCTCCTTTGTTTTGGCTTTGTGTTGCGGGCGTCTTTTTGTTGCGGGTCTTTCTTTGCCATGCGTATGTCGTCTTTTTTTTCCCATTGGGTTGCGCATTCGACGGGCGCCCGTGTGTTGTTGCGTGCGCGCGCAGACCGCAACACGGCATCCCGAGGGCGTGACCCGTCAGCCAGAACCCTTTTTGACCGAGGCCGTGCGCGGCGTCAGCCCGATGCGCGCCACCGGCCAAGAGAAAAACATAAAAAAATTGGAGCAAAGATGCGGCGACAAACAAAAGGACGAATCTTTTTTTGGGGGGCTCCCTTTTTTGGTTTTGTGCCTTGCCGCGCCGGGAGAGCACGCTCTCAAAAGTGGCTCTTTTCTCTTTTCTTTCTGTGGCCTCGGGCTTGGGCCGCTCGCAGTGAAAAACGAGTCTGATTGGCAGAGATGAAATGTTTATGTTTCTTTCCTGCTGCTATAGCGGGCTGCACCAAGGAAACCGAGACACAACCCACCGAGCCCATTTGTCCCACAAAAGACCCAAGCCCTCTGCCGAAAAAAAAGGGTGGCAACGGCAGTACAAAAAATTGGAAAAAAAGCGAGGCCAAACTCGCACCGAGACGCAAGACCCAGCCTTTTTCTTTGCCACTCTAAAAAAAAAAAGAAGAAAAGAGCGAGCAGAGCGCCACGAGACTCTGCGTCTTTTGTTTCTTTTATGCGCCCAATTGGTCGGAAGAGGCGGCGCCTTGTCTTGGTTGCATCTGCATTTTTTGCCCAAACGGATGGGATGATATGCCGCAGGCACTTTTTTAAGGGCGCCATTTGGGTCTTGTTTAGCGTTGGCCCTTTTTTACCAGTGAGCAACCCGGGGGGGCTCTATTTTGTTGCCCTCTTGTTTGGCATTCTATTTTGGTTTCGTCCTTTGTTGGGGTGTCCGCGCCCTCACGGCGCCGATTTTTGAGGCGCCCACGGTGGCGTGCCCGATACTCGGCGCGGTCTACTCGCATCATGTCCAAACGCGTGGACGGCGTTCGGGTCCGTCTGATGCCCATCACGTTCGTTGGTCGGTGTCGTAGCGGCGTTTGCGAGTGTGCGCCATCCGGTGCGCTCCGAGGTTGACTGTGTGGATGTCCCGGATCGGTGCATCCGCCCGGCGGCGTCGCCGGACGGCAACCGACCGCCGCGCCCCCCCTCGCGGCGATAGGGGGTGTACGTTTCGGGGCTGTCTCGCCTCTGGGCGTCGCGACGTGGTGGCAAACAGAGCCGGTGCTGAGGCAATGTGAGGCACAGATCGCGCATGCGCACGGCGCTCTCGATCCACCCGCATACGTCTCTGGGCATGGGCCGAGCCCACGACGACGGCACGCCACCGAGGCCCTCCCACGCTCGACGCATAAAGTAGCGGTACGACACGTAGGTGGCCTCGTTGGCAAAGCAATAGTCAACGCCGCCGCCCTCGACATGATCGGTGCTCTTGTCGTCACCATCGTCGTCGTCGTCATTATTCCCGATTGCCTTGTCGCTGCCGGCGGCGTCGCGCACGCGCACGGAATACAGCGTTGACGGATCGTCGGCCTTTTTCTGTATCACACTCGCTTCGGCAAACGATGCCGTGAGCGCGTGGAAATCCAACTGCTCCCCGTTGCTGGCGGCCGCTGCGGCGGCGCGCGGTTTGACGCTGGCCAAGAGGGCGCGCGACCAAGACACACACAGGTCGCACATGACCAGCGTGCACATGACTTCGGGCGTCGACCGCGCCAACTGGACGGCGGCTTGGCGCGCCGCACACAGGGCGGCTCCGCGTAGATCGGTCGTCGACACGAGGCGCTCTTCAATGTCAGCGCCCAATGCGGCCATCGCCACGCGCAAAGGGCATCGCGCGCCCTTGTTGGCCGCCAACCGCGCACTGGCCGCGTTCAATAACCACTCGGCGCTGATGATGTGTCCGCTAGCATGGGCGCTCCGGACCCGATCATCGTCATTGCATGCGGCGGCGTCGATGTTGTTTTGGCTGTCGTCGTACGCGTGTGCGTAAAAACTATGGACAGCGCCCGCGTTGTGATGGCCGTCGCTGTTATGGCCGTGCGTCGTCATGGCCCCCCTTTTTTGTGCCTCCAAAACAATGCAACGGTGGAAAAAAAGAGAAAGAAAGACAAAAGGCGAATGCGCAGCGCCTCCCTTTTTTTTTGGAAGGTGCGGCCTTGCCTCGTCTTGTCTCGTGCTTACGGTTCGATTTGCCGCCAATTTTTCCCAATGCCAAAAGTGTCGCTTTTGGCCAGCCCAAGGCCTCTCTGTTTTCCGCCGCGTCCTTTTTCCCCTCTCTTTTTTGTCACTATTGGTCCCGCTCTTTTGGCGACGCACGACCAAACACAGAGGACGAGGCACCGGTGGACCTGTCTGTCGGCGGCGCGCCCTATGGGCCTGATTCGGTCGGCCTCCGCGTTGGATCCAGCGAGTTGTTGGCCTTTTGCCTGTGTGCGTGCGGTTCGCCTTGGCCCAGAAGCGTCCCCGCACCCGCGATCTCTCCCCCGTCCGCGTGTGCCCTTTGTCGTGCTGGGACTGGCAGAGAGCAAGGCCATCGTCCCGCTTTTCGTTCCCCCATTCGCGAATGATAGTCGCGCCCACGCACAGAGACAGAGGCAGAGCGCGCGCACGTACCACGCGTATAAAAAAGACAGGGCTCCCTTGTTTGCGTGGATGCCTGTTGTGTTGACCCGAGCCAGTGACTCGGCCTGCGAGAAAAACACCTTCTTTGCGCGACAAAGAGGAACAATAGGAAAAAGTGCAAGCGGAATTGTCGCGGCTCTCTTTATGGCTCTCTCTTTTCTTTTTCATGAAACACGTGCGCCGCGGTGTTTGTGGGCGCGTTGGCACACAGGCCCGCAGGCTGGCGGGTCCGCATAAAATAGCATAGCGCCTAGAGTCCGCTGCCGAGGTGGGCCGCGAGCAAGAGAGTAGGCGACGGCGGGGCATACCGCGGACAGCCGTCGTCGGCCATTTGGACGTGCGTGCCGCTCTGCGCGACGGGCACGAGGTCGCTCGCCATAGAGGGGTCGATGAGCGGCTCGGCCAAGTCCATGTCCTCCTCCTCCTCATCCTCCTCATCCACACAGCCATCACTGCCGCTGCTGCCGACATCACCATAGCGACCATCAATGGTGTGGCGATCGCCGGAAGCGCTGCCGGCGCCGCCGGTCCCCGTGTGTTCGCGCCCGTGGTGCTCTTTGTGTGGTGCGCGCGTGTCGACGCTTGCCGCGCTGTCGACGTGTGCGGGGCGCGTCACCACCTGTGTCCTATCGGAGACGGCGCCACTGCCCGCCGGACGCCACTGGCGAGCGTATTCCTCTGTGATGAGCACGTCGGATATGGCCGTGCCGATGGGCGCCGCTTGGCCGAGGATGATGGGTTCCGTGACCGAACCGTCGGTGATCTTGTCTGTCTCGGCAAATGCCGCCGCGTCAAAGAGAATGTCGACCGTCTCTTCGAAAGAGGCGCGCGAGAGGAATCCGTGGTCGGCGCGGTTGAACCCGTGCCGGGTGACGGCCACCACCGAACCGCGGCAGCACATGGTGTCCGTGGCCAAGGCAAAGTGGCGGTCGTTGACATAGGTGCCGTCAAAGGAGATGACGGCCTTGATTTCAGAGAAGAGCACGGCCACGGCGGCCTCGATGCCCAGCACGGCGGCCACGCGGTGAATGTCGTTGCTGTGACTGCGTGACGCATCCACGCCCGGTATGCACAGCAACTCTGAGAGCGCGTTGCCGTCGACCTCGATCGACCATTCGGGCGCGGTCTCTCCAGACTCTGCCGATCCGCGCCGCGCTGTCACCTCTGAGGGCACGGCGCGCGTTACACCCGCCACGCCCGAGACGCGCACCGCCGCCATAAAGGCCGACTGGATGGCCGACAGTGCCGCGCGTTCCCACCGCGCCGCCTCGGCGGCCTCTTCGGGTGTGGCCTTGGATGCCGCGGCCGCTGCCGCGGTGCGCGCCGCCGCGCCGCCGTCTCCCTTTGGCGCACGTGATCGCGGACGCGGCGGAGGCATGGCCGTCGCGGCGTCTGCGCTTGCGGGCATGGCCGTCGCGGCGTTGGGACGCGGCGGCAGGTGTTGGCGAAAGCGCGCCAAGAGGTCCGTGGCGTCGTCCAAGAGGACGTGCACGAACCATGCCTCCATGGCCGCTTCGGCATGGGTCACACGTCCAAATTCACCCACCGACTCGGCGACGCGGCGCGCAACGTCGAGCGGCGTCAGGCCTCGCGCCAGTGTGGCCGCCCGGTCGAGCGTGTAGCAGATGCGGTAGGCCTGCGGTCGCCATGTCTTGGAGGAAGAAGAGGAGGAGGAGCGCAGGGACGCCGCACTCGCGCCCTCGGCGTCTGCCGTGGCGCTGTCGACCGTGCGCGTTCTTGACTTGGATCGGGCTTTGGGCGCCTCCGACGACGGGGGTGCAGGCAGCGTCGGCGCGCTCACGGACCCAAGCGGCCGCGGCTTAAACAGTGACAGGCAAATGCGCGCAAATGCGCTATCATCGTCACCCTCATTGTCGTCGTCTTCGCCCTCGATGCGACGGTCGGGCGCAGTGTTGGCGACGGTGGCTGTGGTGTCGATCCCGTTGCAATCGTGCTCCACGGCGTCGATTGTGTACGATTCGACAAGCGTGGCCAGCGTCGAGTGCTCAATCTGACGGCACACGGCGAGCGCCGCCTCATGCGTGGAACCCATGGGGGCGCGTCGGTCAAGGTGCAGTGTCACACAGGGACGCTTCATCTTGAGCGTGGCGTCGATGATCTCGCGCAGTCGTGGCACGCCCAGGGTCACGTTCTTGGCGCCGCAGCCGGCAAAGTGAAAGGTGCGCAGCGTGTCGCGCATCTGGAGACCGCTCAGGAGGGAGAAATTGGCATCGTGCTCCACCGTGAGGTCGTAGACATGGTCGCGTCCGTGGTCGGCGACGATGTCGAGTTGAACGATTTCGTCCCAAAACACGTCGCCCGTCGCATCGTCGCCATCGCTGGCGGTGGCCTCGGGCGCTGTGCCGGCACCGTGGGCGTGTGGAGCCGGACCGATCGTTACTGTCTTGTCGTTTGCAGCGACCAACACCCCGTCGCCGGTCAGGGCCGCCAGCGCCATGAGCGTGTCGAGATCATCGGCATCCAGTGAGCATGCTGCCAAGGACGACGACGACGGCAGGGGCGTGTCGACCGCGACTGCGACCTCTGTGGACATCGTCTCGCCAAATACCAGGTTGAGATGGCGTCGGGCCGCGTGGCGGTCGCGACTGGCCAGCGCCTCCCATGCCGACGATCGCTTGGCGATCGCGCGTGTTTGTCTCGGCTCAAACAGGGACGGCGTTTGCGGGGTCTTTGCCACCTGCGCAGGACACGGCCACAGCGGCAGACGCCGGTTGACGGGGAGCACGTCGCCGACGCGCAGGTCCTTGCCGTCGATGGGCGTCACGCGGCCGTCGCGCAACGTGAGAAACGATTTGGCGAGCGTGGCCGTCACGGTGCGGCCAGACAACGTGCGCACGCGCACCAGGGCACCGTTGGGTGGATGACGCGTGACGCCCAGGAGCCGCCTCCACCGCACAACTCCGTCGGCGTCGACGGCCGGCACTGTGAGCGCATGGTGCGACACGTCGACGTGCACCGTGTCGTGGACCGCGTCGCGTTCAATAAGCGGTTCGGCAGAAGCGGCAACGGCGTTCTCGACGAGGTCGCCAATCTGTACCTGGCAAGCACCACCAGGTCCGGCGACGAGCAGTCGCTCCTCGTAGACGACCGACATTTGCGTGCCGGGCTCGCCGATGGATTGGCCGGCGATGGCCCCGACCATCTCGCCAGGCGACACCAGACTGCGCACGTAGCGCCCGGCACGGCGTTCGTCGCCGGCGATCTCGGCCCAGATGGCCTCCCACGTGGTCCACGTGGCGCGCCAACGGTGCACGATCACGCGCGATCTCAGTTCGCACGCCAGAACGAGACGCAACCCGGCCGTCCCGCGGAGAGGCGGCAATCCGGCGGCTTTGGCGGCCGCCGCCACCGATGCGCCCACGTCGGCCTCGGCCGCCATGGCCAAGATGGCGCGACACAGGGCATCCACCTGTGCGTTGAGTGCCAAAGGCGAGATGGGTCCACGCGCGCAGGGGCGACCGGCCTCGCGACGGCACACTGTCTCGACGAGGCGTGCAGCGTGGATGGCGACAAAGAGTTGATCGTCGTCGCCGCCGCCGGCACCGTTGGCCAACGAGGACTTCATGGCCAACACCTCGTCGCGAAGGGCAATGATCCGTTCGGCCTCGGCGGCAGCGGCGGCGTCGATCTCGGACTGATCCCATACGGGCGATTGCAGTTGCTCCGCGGACGCGCGGTTCGCGCTGGCGTCACCGTTGCCGGTGTTGGTACTGCTACGGTTGGTGCCGTGTTTGCGAGCAGCAGTCCATCGGCACGCCGCACGGATGGCGTCGGCCGTCATGCACACCTCTCGGCAACGCACGCGCTCGATATATGTGGCGTCGATGCCGTCGCCGCCATAGGCAAACTGGACGATCTCGCCGTTGGCGTTGCGCACGAGGCCGCCGCGCTTGACCTGCAGGCTCTCCATCGACTTGATGCAGCGCCGTTGGATGTAGCCGGTCTCGGCCGTCTTGACCGCCGTGTCGACGAGTCCCTCGCGGCCGCCGATCATGTGGAGGAACATCTCGCGCTGGTTGAGGCCGCGCTCGTAGGAATTGCGCACAAAGCCGCGGCTCTCGGGCGGCGGCACGGCCTCGGCGTGGCGATAGCACGACAGCGTGCGCGATCCGGCTTCCGAATGGATGCGCTGGCCTTCATTGCTCTGCTGTCCCACGCCGCCGCACATCTGCGCGATGTTGAACACGGTGCCCTTGGAGCCCATCATGGCCATGGCGCACACGGCGTTGCTGCGCGCGTCCGTCGAGGCCTGCACGATGCGTCCCACCTGGTCGAGCACCTTGTTGGCCACGCGCGACACACACGCCTCAAGTTCGGGCTCGGCAATGTGGGCGCGCTTGCGTGGCGGCGGTCGCAACTCTGGATCGGGCGCCTCCGCGCCGCTGCCACCGTAATCATCGCCACCACCGTCACCACCATCAGTGGAGGGATCGTCCTCATCGGCGCTTGTCGACGACGCGCTGCGGCGACGGCGACGTCGGAGCCCGTGAGAGGCCTCGCGAGTTGTCACACTGTCTCCACTATCATCACCTCCATCGTCAACAATGGACGGCACGTCACGATGATCGACTTGGGCTACAAATTGCGATACACGATCGATATGGGCCATGGCGCGATCGACGACGTGGCTGACACGGGCGCGCGTTGCCGGATCGGGCATGCAGTCCTGGATGCCGACGCTAAAGCCACGCCACGAGAGCCAGCGGTTGGCGACGCGCTGGGCGTCGCTGAGGAAGCGCTTGACGCCTTCGGTGCTCACGTCCTTGAAGATGACGTGCACAAAGCCGCCCGTCGTGGCGCCCGCCGTTTGTTTGCACACCGAACCGGCCAACAGTTCGCCCGATTGCACGACGACGACGCGCTCGTCGCGCACGCGTCGCGCCACATAGGGGTTGGCCACGTGACCGACCACGTCGCCCGATGGCCACGCGCGCTCGGGATGGAGCATGGCGTCGGCGTCAGAATCCACGTCGCGCACGCGGCGCTCAAAGTTGACGTCGGCCGGCAGGAGGAGCGAAAACATCTGCTTACCGGTCCACAGCGGTCCGGTGACGCGTCCCGAAGCGCGGTCCACACAGCGCACGATGGCCGGCGGCGGCAGGCGGAAACGCGATCCGCGCCCGACGGCGTCGTACTTCATGGCCGTGACCAGCTGCATGATGACGGGCCGCGTGAGAAAGACGTCGTTGGCCGTGAGGAAGCCGCACCCGACCAGGGCGTCCATGACGAGGCCGATGATGGCCTTGTTGGCCTGCGGCGACACGGCCTTTTCCGGCACGCTCATGATGTGCGCCACCTCGGCGCGCGCACGGTCCGACTGAGGCGCGTGCAGGTTCATCTCGTCGCCGTCGAAATCGGCGTTGTAGGGCGACGTGACCGACAGGTTGAGGCGCATCGTGCGGCCGGGCATGGGCACCACGTAGTGATTCATCATGGAACCCATATGGAGCGACGGCTGGCGGTTCATGATCACCGGATCGCCGTCGCGCAGGTGGCGCTCGACGACCCAGCCCACCTGCAGCGGCGGCGCCCGGTCGGCCCCGGTCGCGCTACCCCGCGGCGGCACGCGCCACGCGGCCCCGCTCGCCGCCCCGCCGGCGGTCGAATGCGTGCCCGCGCCCGTCGCCATGGTGGACACCAGCGCGGCGGCGGCGTGGCCAGGGGGCGGCGCGCGCGGCTCGAGATAGAGCGTGCGCGATCGATGGTCGGTGACGGTCTTGGCGCCACCGAGCGCGTCCGGACCGGAGCGCACCCGCCGCGTGAGGTCGTCGATGTTGAACGATGTGACGCGCTCGGGAAAGGTCAGGGTCTTGACGATCTCGTAGGGCACGCCCACCTGGTCAATGTCGATCTCGGGATCGGGGGTGATGACGGCGCGCGCGGTAAAGTTGACGCGCTTGCCCATGAGCGACCCGCGCACGCGACCCTCCTTGCCCTTGAACCGCTCGACCAGGCCCTTGGTGGGCTTGCCCGACCGTTGGGTCGACTGCTTTTGCCCGCGGATGTCGTTGTTGTGATAGGTGGCCACCTCGACCTGAAGCGCCGCCACGAGATCGGCCAACGGCGTCGCCAAGACCTTGGCCGTTGGACCCGACGACGTCGTTGTCGTCGACGTCGACGCCAAAGACGAGCCTGACGGGTTGGCCGCCGACGCGCGCCGATGCGCGCCAATGGCGTTGTTGGCCTGCACGATGGCCTTTAGCTTGTGCGTGAGGTCGTCCTGGCCGCGCGACCGCGAGCCTTCGGTCTCGGTGATGGACGGCCGCACGATGGGCGGCGGCACGGGGAGCACGGTGATGATCATCCACGACGGGTGCGAGTTGGTCGTGTCCCAGCCCATGCGCACATAGTCTTCGGCGGGCACCAGAGTGAGGATGTTGTGGGCCTCGCGCGCGCTAAACGGCTCTGCGAGTGCGGCCGCACGGTCCGCGTCGGTCTCGAAAGCCACGCCCGCCCAATTGGCACGGATGACGAGTGGGCTACTCTTGGCCTTTGAATACTCGGGCTGCGGACCAGCGCAGTTCCAGCAGGCCTTGCGTGCCTTGCCGCGCTTGACGGCCTCGCACGCCGCCGCCAGGCGCGCCTTGCCCAGGGCCGCACGACCGCCGCCCGTTGCCGTTGCGTGTGCGGCATCGCGCTCACAGCTGCCGCCGGGCTCACCCGATGCTGGCGCCTGCGGCCACGGTGGCGCCATGAGGAAGCGGCTGCAATAGTAGCACACGCAGCGAAGCACCTTGAGCACATAGTCGATATAGTGCACATGGTAGACCGGATGGTTGAGTTCGATGCTGCCGATGTGACCCGGACACGAGTCGACCATGTGGCCGCACGTACCGCACGCCAGACGCCGCACGACGACGCCCATCCGGTGATCGTACACGCCGTCCTTTTTGGGCGTGTTTTTGTCGTAGATGGCCGGCTCGGTGATCTTGACCACGGACATGCGGCGCACAATCTCGGGATCGACGAGGGTGAGTTGCACGCCGCGCACGCGCGCGCCGTCGTCCTCTTGGCACGTGTAGATGACCGGCGATGTCATTCTCTGTGGTGTTTCTTTTTTTTTCCCCTGTGTTGTTTTGTCGTTGCTGTTGATGGCGTGCCGCTCGCGGGTTTTGTGTGTGTGTGTGTGTGTGTGCGCTCTTTCCGTCAGAGGGAATGCGCGGTTTGGCGTCGGATGTGGTGGGTGCTCTTTGCGCAAGAAAAAAAAAGAAGAGCCAACAAAGACAGCGGACAAACACGCTCCGGCGCGTTCTTTTCCGCCCTCTCTCTCTCGAATGCGCTCTGCGCGGGGCTCGGCGCGGCACAAAGATAGAGAGACAGACCACACACAGAGAGAGAGAGAGTTTGGCAGCCGACAAAGAATCCGACCGAGAAGGCCGATTGGCGATTTTGTGTGTGTGTGTGTGTGTGTTTGCGTATGCAAAACCGAGACTCGACGCACGGTACGAGCGATGCGCCCGAGGCACAAACAACTACCAAGTCGTAAACTCTCGCGAGCGAGTTGACCAAACACGCACACTCGACGCAGACACGTTGCACGGATCCGCACGTGCGCACGTTCCTCTGGCAACGAATCGTGGCGCGTCAGCTTCGCGGCGCGACAAGAGAGGCCGTCCCTCGCCACCGCGTGACCCCTCGTCCCCCTTCAAAAAAATGAATGGTTTTTGCGTGCCTTGGAAAAAGACCCAAAGACGGAATCAATAAAAAGCATGCCCTCATGAGCGGGAAAAAAAGAGCACGTTGTTTTTATCTTGCGCTTGCTCTTTTGTTTCTTGTCTGACTTTCTTTTTTGTTTCAGCAAGGCGCCTCATCCCCAAAAGGACGGCCGGAAGCGCACATCACACGGGGCGGCCAAACTCGAACCAACTACACGGGCGGTTGCTGGCTACCGACAAAAGTCACACGCTTTTTGCTCACGTGCCAAAGCGCGCAACGAGGCGAGAAAAAACTGATCGACACTTTTTGCTTCTGCCAGCGCGAGGCTTCTTTTTCCTGCCCGCTCGGCGCAATCGCCAAGCACCAACAGGTCCCCGTGCAGCCGCAGGGAAATTAGGAGGATGGTCCACGTGCAAAAACCAATCGTTTCGACCTTTTTTTTATTGGCTGGAAAAAACAAAGCGCAAGACACAAACAGCACACAAAAAGGGCCGCGCTCGCTTCTCGCTCTTTAGAATCCACAAAAGACCAAACAACTGCGCTCCTCTCTTTCCGTTCTCGCCCCCCCCCCTTTTTTACTGGTGGCTATACCGGCCGCGCGTCGACCGCGTCCTCTCCCTTTGCCAACTTTTTTTTGCTGTTGCAACGAGGTTCCCTTCTGTCTTTTTTGCTTCTCCGCCGGTCGACCATGCCGCGCCGGCGCCGTTCGTCGCGATGTGTCCGACGGTGGCGCGCCGGCTCGGTTACGCCGTCGGAACACGATCACCGCTACAGGGCATGCATGGGACTCGGTGACTTGCCCGCTGAAATGGTCGACGCCATCTTGTCCGAGTTGACCGACCCACGCGATGTCGCACGGTGCCGCATGGCGTCGCGTGTCTTTTGGACGCGCGAGAACTGCCCACGAGACCGCTACCCTGAATCAGCGTGTCCCTGTAGTCGCCGCTTGCGCATGCCCATGCCGCGCAGTCGACACGACTGTGACACGCCCTACCCCGGTCATGGGTTCACGTGTTACGCGAGCGCCATCGCTCACGCTCTCGCGAGGTGTCTCGTCGACGAGGCCGAATGGCTGTGGGGACGGTTCCTGTCGGCGCTGTGCGTGCCTCGTCCTTTTGACAAGAGCCAACGATGCATTTTTCCGTACACGCGCGCGCTCGAATATACTGCAGAGCGCGCATGGTATGCTGCCACAGAGCACGGCGATATCACCGCCGTGCGTTGGGCGCACGGCGCGCTCACCTCTGTCGGGTTGCACGCGAAACCGTCTGACCATTACTATGGAGCGGCCGCACGCGGACACGCCGACGTCGTCATGTGGCTGCTCAACGCGGGTCTCCTTCAAGATACGTGGGGAGCGGCGCAGTGCGCAGCGAAAGGCGGTCATCTCGATCTGACGCGCGCGCTCCTTGGCGCACGCCGTCGCACGCACGACGGGAGACTGTACGACGGCGTATGGGCGAGCGCCGCGCGAGGTGGTCACACCGATGTGGCCATGACGCTGCTCCGCGAATATGGCGTCGGGTTCAAGCGGGCCACGCCGCCGAAAGTCTGCAACATCTTGGATGTGGATATGGCAGTGTCGACGGGCATGATCGATGCACTCGCGCTCTTGTGGCAAAAGCACGGCGGCGCCGAATATGAAGACGATGCGGTTTCAGAAGCCATCAGGGCGCGCCGCACCAATGTCCTCGAATGGCTCGCGTCGATGGGCGCTCAGCTGGATGGTGCCGAAATCGCATCGGCGTGTCCATGCCGCGGACACGGTGAACGCGGTCCGGCTTTTGATTGCTGGCGGCGATCGCGCTATGGGTTTGCGGTGTCGTGCATCGCCATCCAATGTGCATTCAACAACGGCGATGCGTCGGCGCTGCAAAGCATGGGCATCAGAAAAATACGGCCGCACATACAATGTCGTTGTCGATGCGACCTCGAAATCGACTGGCGGCGCTTGCTGGGCGACCTATTCCACCAGGCCGATAACCCAAATGCACCGACGCCGAAAAACAAAGAGGCCGTCGCCGCCCTGGGTCGCCGAGACAGCGATGTATCGCGTATGGCTGTCATTATGGCCCAGGCGTGTCCCCGAGTATGCGTGGCGGCGGGATGGCTCACCGTGGCCGTGGGCGCTGCAAACAAGGCCCTCACCGAGGCGCTTTTGCCGCACGCGGATGCCCGCGCGGCATATTCCGCAGCGCGCAAAGCATGCGAGGCCGGCGACCGGCGGCTCTTTGCACACTTGGCCGCGCTGAGCACGGGCTATGGCTCGCTGCACATCACCCTGCAGGAGGCGCGCGGCGCGCCCATGGCCGCCTTTCTCATCGACTCTGGCGCGGTCCACGAGCCCAGCGGCTACACACTTGCCGAGACGGTCTCGCGAGGTTGTGCGCCTGTCGTCAAGGTCGTAGTCGCGCGAATGACTCGCAGCGCAAAGCGGCTGCGCCGGACGCGCGCAGAATTGTCTAGAAGCCCGCTCGACCAGCTGTTGGTCAGAGCCGTCGAGTCGCGTTCAACCGATACCGTCGATGTATTGCTTGAATGTGCGCTCGCTCCGTATTTTCACATTGACAGCTACCACGAAGCCATCGATACCGCTGGGCGCCGCGGCTTCTTGAGCATTATCGCACGATTGAGCGATGCCGCGCGTGCGCTTGATCGTCGCCCCGATCCGCAAATCGTTGCGCGCGCTTTGGTTTGTGCCCGACTGGCCCACGACGACGACCACGCGGCAACGGCAGAGGCGCTGTCGACCGAGGAGATCGATGTGATGAGACTCCTTGCCGACGGTGCCACTGTGCCTATGCAAGACTACCATACGATGCGCCTCGATACGTGCATAAAAATCGCGCGATTGATACGCCGATGGCCTCCTCTGGCAACGACCAAACTCGTCGGGCAACTGGTCTCGTCGGGCGTTCACGCGGCATGGCTCGAACAGTTGTACGTGACGCGCGCGGACCTATTCCAGGGCGCCCAACGAATCGAGACGCTTGTCACTGCGGCTGTCGAAGCGCGTGCGTCTGATATCGTGAGATGGTTGTGCCGACGTTGTCGCCCGGCGCCGTCTTTTGCAGCGCAAACGGCGCTCGTTGCCGTACGGCAGTGCGACGTTGCCACTGCCCAGTGCTTGCTCATCGATGGCAAGGGCGCGTCAGCGTGCGAGTATGACGACCTTGTCGCAGCCGCTGCGTCGGCCACGTGCGCTACGGTTACAGAAGAGACCTCCACGAGCAAGGACAGATGGCGCGCGTACATGGCCTATGTACTCAACACCGACGAAAAGGCCGCCGCCAACCATCTGCGCACCGTTGATGCAGATTTGGCGGCGGCGCCGTTTGTGCCACGCCGCGAGTCCAAGGCGCGCGCATGGGTCACGTCATGGGCCGACACGTGTTGGCGCCCAGCGCCAACAGGCATCGAACCTACTGGGGCATGCCACCTGTCCCCGACGCCGTAGTCATTGGAAACATGGAACATCGCCTTTTTTTAGGAAAAAAAAATAAAAGGATGCTCGTTGCCCATTGTTATCGTTGCCCCACTATCATAGTAGGCGTTGTCGGTTTGCGCAAATGTCAACGGCCGCCGGTCTAGATCTGTTCGACTTCCTTCTTTTTATTTCCTTTTCATTTTTTCAGTGGCGACGCAAGGACTATCGCAAGTTGCTGCGTTGACCGACAGCGCGCTCTCGGCTCGTACGTGAAAAAAAGTCACAAAAACAGAGGACCAAAAAAGAGAGGAACCGTGCCGTGCGCAAAAGGACGAAAAATCGAGGCGGTCATTTTCGGTGGGACCCGCTAAAAAAGGAGCAGCGGATGCTAGCGAATGGCACGCGTGGTTTTGCCTGCTCCGCTCGCCGACGCGCTACAGCACGCAGGTTCAGAATGGCGCACCCTCTGCGAACAAGGAAAGACGGCAATGCATGCAAATGCACGAACAAGATCTCTTTGCCGTGCGGGTCCCTCTCCTTTTTGGCGTGCAAACCAGAGTGGTGGCTCCATTTTGGGAGAGAGACCGCCCATTTTTTTCGGTCGGCGGCGGGCGCGCAGTAGACTCTGTACTGGGCCGCGCCTGCGCCGCTCATCGCGGATGGCCGCCGCGCGCATCCCAAAGACCAAGCCTTTTCTTTCAGAGACGGTGCGTGTGTCATCGAAAAGAACAACCTACCATAGAAAAAAGAGAAGAAGAAAAGACACGTGCGCGCGGCAGGCCTGCACGACAGGCTGGCCAATGCAGGTTATCCTACGCCACGCCAAACAAGAACGCGAGAGCGGGCAAAACGGCGCAACCGCGTCGCATACCGTCCCACTGACAGACATTGCGCGCACCCATCTTGAGCCGTCGCCTCACGCGTCGGTCACACGGACCGCGGCGACACCACACCACAAACCGAGACCGCAACTGTCGCCGACGGACGTGGCGCCATCGGCGACAACGACCGCAATGCAATTTGCGCAACAACCAAACGTAAACACGGCCTCGCCATCAACAGCAACAACACAGCACCAACGCCCGTTGGCCTCTTCTCTGTCGGGGCACGATCAGAGCATCCGTGCCGGTCCCTTGGGGGCACCGCCCGTGCCTCGGCCGTATTCTCTTTTGTCAGACACATCCATGACGGCATCGCTGAGCCTCGACGACATGGCTGCGCGCGAGCAAGAGCGCGCAGCGCAAAGACGACGCCGCGGCGATGTCGACCGTGTGCTGCAGATCTTTGACGAGGTGGATGCCCATTTTGCGTCTCTGCAGGCCATGTCAAAGCGGCGCGCGCCTACCGCCACGACGACAACCCCAATGTCGGCGCCCTCTTTGGAGCCAATGACGACGACGGCGACAACACGGCACTGACGAGATCCAGAAAAACACAAGAAAACGACAACGAGGCACAAACAAACACCCAAAGAACGGCGGCCCTTGTCGCGTGACCCCGCGGTCTTTGCGCGATGCATCTTTGGGTTTGGAGAAAACAATTTCTTTAAATACTAAAAAAATATTGAGTTGCCGTAAAAGGGCAGCCCTCGTGTTTCGCTTCTGTTTGTCCATAAATCAACGAGTTGGCTGTCACGTAAAATGCGAGAGGCGGAATAGATACTTGGTCGGGGGTGGCCAGCGCGTATCGCACTGCGCGCATCAACAAACAAGCTGCTGGGCGCCTTGGATGGACCACCACACGAGTTTTGCGTTTTCCTTTTTTCTCGGTCATTCAGGTGAGGCTCTGGCGCCGCGCGGCGGCATTTTTTTAATCCTTGGCCTTTTCCTTTTCCAAAAAAAAAGACGAAAACACAGCCCAAGAGGACGCGTTCCCATTCGCTTCTCTCTTTTATGGCCTCACTTTTCTTTCGAGCACAAAAAGGCGGGGCGCCTCGGCGAACGGGCGCCCATTTTTTGGCGGTTGGTGCATCATGACTAGAAAAAAGGAGAGCCCACTCTCCTTCTTCTTCTTTTGGTGGTGGTGCATTTTTTTCGGTCGGTGTTGGCGACCGCCAAAAGGCACCGCACGCGATTGGTCTCTTGCAAAATGTTTTTTCATTGAGTATAAAAAGGGATTATCTTTGCTCTTTTCGAGTGCGGCCTCGCATGGGAACTGCTCACAAGACGGCGCGCAAGAGGTCGGCCTGGCTCAGGTCGATCTGACGGCCGCATGCGGCGGTACCCGGCTGCGAGGGTCCCGACAGGCCGGTGACGGCGATGCGCGGCAGGATGCCGACGACGGGCTCGCCCGGCAGGTAGCGGTTGACAAAGCCGGGTCCGTTTTCGAGCGGCTCCCATGCAAAGTCGCGCAGGTCGTGGACGGCCTGGCAGCATTCGGAATAGCCCGACACGAGCATCCTTTGGACCTCGTTCTCGATCTGGCGCACGCGCTCGGTGGGGATGTCGGCTTCGAGCGTCGTCAGGAGGCGCGCCACGCGCTGGTACCAACGCACGAGGATGGAATCCAGACGCTTGAGGCGGCCGTAAGCCTGTGACTGCTGCTGCGAAGTGGCGCCCTGCAGCATGATGGGCATGTTGCGGGCGATCTCGTCGCGCGCGTCCTGACAGAGCGCGCGCATGTTTTGACGAATAAACGCCGCCAGGCGCACCTTGGTCGTAAAGTAGTCGCCGATAAAGGCACACGCGCGCCGGCGCGCGTTGGCCTCTTGGGCCTGCGTAAAGCCGAACCCGGCCGGCTGGAGGGTGATCCCGAGGCGGCCCTGAATGCCGGCCAGCTGTTGCAGATCGAGCCACTCAAACATGTCCTGCTCCAACAGGGCAATGCGCCTGCAGATGGCGTCGGGTTCCGCCGCGACCCAGCCGGCGCGTACCGCCTCGTTGACGAGTGCGTTGCCGTGAAGCATCACCTGGCGGTAGGCCTGCTCAATCTCTTGGCCGCTGGCCGCCACCTGGCTCGCTGCACTCTGTTGGGCGCCCATCCTCTCTCTCTCTGTGTCTTTTTCCTGTCGCTCTTCTTCTCTCGATCGGTGGGCTCTCGGTTACTTTTCTTTTCGCTCGGAATCGCTGTTTGGTGGCGACAACAGAGGACAAGGGCAGACGGCAAGGGAAAACGCTCGCGTGCGTACGTCTGTGCGCAGAGATTTTTCGGATGCGCCGCGGCAAAAAAATGCCGGCGCGATGGCAAACAGAGAAAAGAGACGGGAAAACTTTTTTAATGTATTGTCTGGGGCGGGTTTCCCTCGTGGGGGCACCAAACTGGCCGCGCTGCGTGCCAAATGTGCACGCACCAGATTTCTTTTTTTTTGCCTTTATACTCTTTTGAGGCCCAGCGAGCAATGAGAGGCCACCTCGCCCGATCATCTGCGGCGCACTCGGTCGTCGGTGCCGTCGTCAACAATTTGGCGCTTTCGCTCTTTTTTTTATACTCGGTGACCGCGGCGGACGCGCGGCGTGCAGAAAAGGGCATTGTTTCCTCGCAAAGCGCCTTGTGGTCGAGTTGGACCCCGAGTTGTCAAAAAAAGGCAAAAAAGGTCGCTTCAAAACAGACGAAAGGAGCATGTCAAAAAGTGCCGACGGCAGGCGATCATCTTGTCTGCTCAAGAAAAAGATGTGGGGGCGCGCATAGATTGCAGGAGTTGCCTTCTGTCGGCGCCTTTGGCGCGTCTTTTCCCCTTTGTTTTTTCTTAAAAAAAAGACCTTCCTGCCCTTTTGGCAGTTTGGCGACCACACCCGCCGGTGTGGGGATGGAGCAATGTGAAACGTGGCGGATAATTGGAGCGCTTCTTTGCGGCAAAGTGCAAAAAGAGCGAGAGAGGGAGACGGGGAAAATATAGCCCTGCGGGCGACCCTTTTTTCGCAACGAGGCCCCACTGGATGGGCTGGGCGGCCACTCCATGTGAAAAGAAAAACAAAAGACAAAAGATAGCCCAAAAAGGTTTTTCGCCCAAATGCCAACGAGGGTGTTTTTTCGCTTTTTTGCCTCTCTCTTTTGCCTAAAAAAGGAGTAGATGCCTTCTTCTTGTTTGTGTTTTTTTTGATATCTTTGTGTTTTTTTGAACCTTGGCTTCTTTGTTTGATATACAAATCCATGCGTGCAAAAAACACACACAAGAGGCGACAGACAAAAAAGCAGGGACGGAGAAAAGAGGACGCGCTGCCGCTATTCGCGCTTGCGCTTGCCCGTGGTAACAATCACCGTAGAGGCGGCGCGGGGTCCAGTCGGCGCCACAGGCACGGGTCGCAGACGACAGCGCGACATGGCACGTCGAAAGATTTCGTGAATGTCTGTCTCGCTCAGAGCCAAGCGTGCATCGTCGCTTGCAGCGTCGCCTAGAGACGACGACGGACTCTGCTCGCGACCGTTGGGCGTCGTTGTTGTCGGCGGTGTTGCCGCGGGACGGATGACATCGTGTGGGCCGAGACCCAGTTTAGCAGCCTCTCTCAATTTGCGCGCTTGTATGCGTGCCACGTCGGCCTCGACGGTCGACGCCGCCAAGAGGCGCAGTACCTTGACCTCGCGCGTCTGGCCGATGCGGTGCACGCGGTCGCACGCCTGCTTTTCGATAAACGGATTGTACCACGCGTCGACCAGCACGACGTGGTTGGCAGCGCTGAGGTCCAAACCGACGCCGGCACAGTGCAAAGATGCCAAGAGCACACGCGCGCTTTCCGGCGCGCCCACCATCGTCCCCGAGCGCAGCGTCATGCGTCGAGAGCGTGTATTGTTGTCGTTGTTGTTGTCGTTGTTGTTACTGCTGCCGTCGCTGCCATGACTGCGGTCAATGAAAGACGACATGCGCACATCACGACCATCGTTGTCCTTGTCCACACTGGCGGCGCGTCGTTGGGACGCGTTGTCGAGCGGGTGCGCCGATGACGCGCTAAATGTTGCGAGTATGCTGGCGCGGCGCGCAATGCCCGAGACGTCACCGTCGTAGCGCACCGACGCGATTTTCGCATCGCGCAAAAAGCCCTCGGCAAGGTCGAGACATGCGGTCCATTGCGAAAAGACCACGATGCGCGCGGTGGAATCGCTCGCCAGTGCCCGGGCGCAATAGTCGACAAGGGCGCGCATCTTGGTGCTGGGCCGCGGTCGCGCTGGATCGGCGTCTGCGTTCCATCGCGCGACGGCGGCGCACGCAAGACACGACGAGCCCGCGCGAGAGGAGGATGGAACGTCGTCTGCCGTTCCCGGCGCACACAAGGCACAGAGGCGATGACCGCACGACGCCATGATCCCCGGTCCGCCGCCCGCTGGATCGTCGTCGGCCGGACGCGCGCAGCAGCCACAGCGCGAGTTCTGGGCTGTGCCGTCGCGCCACCCGCGCCCCATGGCCAGGAGCGGATGGTTGCACGCCTGGCGCAAACGGCCCACCCATGCGAGTACGGCGCCAAACATGCGCGGTTTGGCGCGGTCCTTTGGCGGCGCTGCGGCAAAGGCCCCATAGGCGCGCAGGGCCGAACGCACCAGATCGTTGTAAAAAACGCGCTCTGCGCTGTCCATGCGCACGCGCATGCTCGACGCCGTGCACGCCGGAAGAGTGTCCTTGAGCACGATACGCTTGTCGCGCATGAGCACAAACTGGCGTGTCCATCTTTCAACGCGCCCGTCTGTCGATGGCTCCGGTCCGCCGGGCGATGTCTCCCACCAGGCGCCGTCGCGGTAGGGCGCCACGCCGACGAACCGCGCCAGGGCCTGAAGATCGCGGCACGAGTTGTTGTACGGCGTGCCCGTCACACACCAACGCCGTGGCGCGCGCAGTGCCAACACCGCGTCGTGGATGGCGCTCCCCGGCGTGCGGATGCGATGCGCCTCGTCGAGCACCACACGAAACCACAGGACGTCAAAAACGTTCGATAGGGCCTCGCTGTCTGTTTGGCCATGGTATCCGCCAAGGGGACCGCGAGTGTCGCGGCTGCCATGCTGGGGATGGCGATAGCAGTGGCCGCGGTGACGTGCGTGTTCGCGCTGGACAATTTCATAGGTTGTCAGCACAAACTGCGCCGAGTTGTGCGACGTGGACTGCTCGTCCGTTGCGTCTTTGGCGCATTGCACGTCGTCGACCCTAGCGGGCGGTGCTCGGTCATCAGCGGCACCGACCACCTGGCCCATCACCAAAGGGTGACCTGGTTCTTTGCGCAAAAAGCGCGCGAGCGCGGCCTGCCTGCCGGCGCCATGGTAGATCAGCGCCCTCGCTCGGCTCTCTGTGTGCCGCGCGATTTGAAGGCGCCATTGGTCCAAGAGACAGAGTGGCGCCACGACCAGCGTGGCCGACGACGTCACACAGATGTCGCCCACAAAGGCGTGCGCTTTGCGCGGCAGCGCCGGCGACATGCCCCGCCTCGGCGACTCGCCGTCTGTTTCTGTCGTTGTTGTTGTCGGCGTCGAGACGACGAGGGCGATGCAGTCGAGCGTCTTGCCCATGCCCATGTCGTCGGCAAGAACGCCCCCACCGGGGCAGGACGCGCGTTCACGCGACCGCATCCATTCAACGGCCTCGACCTGGTGCGGCAGCAAGGTCGTCGCCAGCCCATGCAGACGCTGGACGTTGCATGCACCGCCATGATCGGCACTCTCGTCATGGGTTCGTTGGTCCATAGTTTGGTGTTTTTTCTCGGCAGCCGTCGCCGTCCACGCGCGCCACAACCGCCACTGTTTTCCTCATGACTGACATGGAAAAAAAAGAAGGGACCGTCGGGACTGATTGCATCCGATCGATGCCTATGCGACCCAAAGTCGCCAGAGGGTTGTGCGCGCGTGGCGCCAACATCACCGACGCCGCGGATCTCTCTCTCTTTCCCCTGTCCATCTTTCGCGAGAGTGGGAAAAAAAAAGAAGGATCGTGGCGCTGTCTCTTGTCGGGTCCCTCTTTTCGGCTCGATCTTGCCTCTAGCATTTCTTTTGCCCCTCTAATGGGCTGACGCTGCCGCGCGGCATTGGTTGGGCGAGGTTTGCCGCCATTGCACACTCAGAAATCCACGACAACAACACAAAAAACAAATTCAAACCGACCAAACCAAGCGAGACACCAACCGAGAAAGTGAAAAAACGACAACAGACAGCAGTGAAGGCCAAAACAGACGCATTCGCACCAAAAAGACACCACCATGACAACCACGGAAATAATTTTTTCATTTGGTTCCTCATCATTTCCTTCTCTTTTTTTTTATTTTTTTTTTGCGCGCTGTCGCGGTGCGTGCGCCAAAAAGAGGGGAAAAGCGCCTAGTAGATGTTGCCGACGCCGAGGCTGGATCGGCGCTGGCGCGAGGCACCATTGCCATACTGACCGGCAAAGTTGGCGCGTGCGGCGTTGCCATAGTGTCCGGCATAGTCATCGGCATAGCTGTCGGCGGCGTACTGGGCGGCATAGTTGCGAGCGTACTCGTTGCTCAGGCCGTTCTCGCCATAGACGTCGGCGTCATCATAGTGGCTGGCAAAGTTGGTGCGGCCGGCGGCGGCAGCGTTGCCATAGTGGCCGGCAAACGACTGAGCGGCAAAGGGGTTCTGCTGGCCGACGCCCATCGAGTTGCGGCGTCCGCTGCGGCCGGCGCCATAGGAGCCCGCGTAGCCCTGCGCGCCGAGGCCGTCGAACGAGTTGTGACGGTAGCGCGCGGCCATGGGCGCGCTGGCACCCAGCTGCCCGACGCCGCCGAGGTTGGCGGGCGCGGTGGCGGCAGCGCCAAAGGCGGCGGGCTGGCGCAGAGCCTGCTGCTCGGCGAGGAGTTCTTCGAGCGCGGTCGGGAACTGCTGGCCCTGGGCGGCCTGGAACCCCTGAGCAAACTGGGACTGCGGCTGGAGAGGGGCGGGCAACGGGCGCGCGCTTGCGCCAAACTGGGCAATGTCCATGAGGTCGGGCTGGCCGAGCAGGCTCGCCGCGGTGCCGCTCAACTGGCCGGCGCTGATGGGCTGCTGGCGCTGCGAACCGGGGCGCGACCTGGCGATGTTCATGGCGCGCACGCCGCCCTGGGCCTGACCCTGGCTGCCCTGCACGTACTGGGCCCATGCGTTGGAAAGCTGTTGACCTCTAGGCGCCTGTGACTGAGCGGCCTGCACAAAGACGGCCTGCTGGGAGCGCGTCGAGGGCGACTGGGTGCTGAGCGGGTTCTGCTGGTTGTACTGGTTGCGGGTCTGCATCAGCTGGTTGAGGTTGGCGGCGCCGGCGAGGTTGTACGACTGATCGGGGTTGAGGGGCGCCTGATTCATGGGCTGCCTGCGCTCGCCGGGCACACTGACGCCGACGAATCCGCTGTTGATGGGGGCCAGGGCGGCGGCGCCGAGCGCGGGCTGGCGCATGGCCTGAGCGGCAGACAGGCCGAAACCGGCGTTGAAGGGGGACTGCAGCGCGGACATGGTTTTACTAGATCCCTACTCTCTTTTTCGCTTTCCTGTGATGGGGGGCGGCTGTGCTGTCGCAGACGGTGGCGGCGGTGTGCGGCGGGTGGGGGCTGCGAGAGGCAAGGCTGTTTGGTGTCTCGCGTTGCGGGTTGTCTTTGTGAGACGCGACAAAAACCGGCACGCGGGTGCGCCGCCCGACGAGCGTGCCTCGCCCGCTCCCTGCGGCGGCACACTTTTTGTGCGGTGGATACCTCGCTTCGCGTCTCCTTCCTCACGGGCACCGCGTGCCGCCGTCCGGCGGCCCCGACCATCCCTCGCTGCGACGCCACGCCGCACCGCAAACACATAAAGAGACAAAAAAGGGCAAGGGCGATTTGCGTGGGTTTTTCCCATTTTTTCTCCAACGCGCACCCACCAGAAGAGGAGCGACACACGTGCGCGGTGGGCGCACGCGCCTCTGGACAAAAGCTTTGGTCTATGCGCGAGTCCTTTTTTCCCGTCTGTGGTGTTTTTTGGCCTTCTTCTCAGGCCTGGTGGTGCTCGATGCGCGTACGCGCACGGCACAAAAGCCCATTCATCTCGAAAAGGGAAAAGGAGGAAATTGAAAAGGCCGCGCAGCCATGAGACGACCCGCGCCGAAAAGAAAAAAAAGAAGGGCGCACTGCCCTTGTCCAGCGTCGATCGGGTTTTATCGTGCGCGGGTGCCGGCGTGCCTACACGGGCAAGCGCCTAGGAAAAAAAGGTCGGCGCCACGGGATGGATCGTGCCTTTTCGTTCCTTTTTTTGAGCCACGCCCGTCGCCGCGTGCGTTGAGAGATAGAAAAAGACACACGGCACCCTGAAGAAGAGGGCAACACAAACCTGCGGCTGGATTGTTTGCGGCGCACCTTTTTTCCTTGGCGGTGCCTTTTTGTTTTGGGAAAGAAATCAAGCCCTTTTTTGGGACGTGCGGTTCGCACGCCCGACTGCAGTCTGCGCGCACACCGATATTTTTTTTAAAAAAAAGCACAAAGAACGAAACACGAACCCACAACGCAACACACGGACAGCAAAAAAAAGGGAGGGCACCACGCCAGCACCGTCCAACCAACGACAAACAAGTGACGGCAAAATAACGACAGGCGATGGCAGTGACGGCGGACCCATTGGTCGGCAACAAACAGTGTCGGTGCCCTTTTGCCTCTTATCAAGAAGAAAAGATAGAGAGAGAGAGAGAGAGAGAGAGAGAAGGACAGACCCAACGCACAGACGACAACACAGCAAAAGCGCAGACAGAGAGACAAAAAAGCCGACACAAAAGAGGGCTTGTGATGGAGCATGACACCGAGAGGACCGACAGAGCGCTCGCGGGCGCCGCCGATCTCTTACTTCTCATGGTGGGCGCAGCCTTTTGGGCCGCATGCTGCCTAGCGGCCCGGTGCGGCGTCTTTGTCGCCTACGGCGGCGTGTCCTTTGGCACGCTCCTCGGTGTCGCTCAGGCGCGAACCGCAAGCGCCATAGCGGCCGTTGTCTACGCTCTCGCAGCCGCCTTTTTGCCCGACAGCCGCGCATTCTGGTGGGCGGGTCTATGCCTATCAGCGGTCGGCGTCGGCGTGGTGCGCTATTTTCTGACCGACAGAGGCGGCGCGGCCCGTTTCGCGTACATTCCGTTGGTCGCGACGGCGGGTGCGTGCCTGCTGCCCGCGTGGTGGGGACCCGATGTGGCGTGGCGTGTCGGGTCATGGTTGTGGGTCGCAACCTCGGCGGCGAGCCTCGCATGCGACGCGCGCTCGTACGGGCGGCTCTCTTTGATCGACATGGCGCACCTGCTCCTTGATGCGCACGCGCTCTACGCTGGCGGATTGGGTGCGCCATATGTCCATCCGCTTCTGCCACTGGGGGCTGCTGCTGTGTGGCTATTGCGGGGTCTCGACGCGATCGTCGGGTCGAAGCGCCGTCCCGGCTCGCCTCCGGCTGCTCTCTGGGGTGCCGTGCGTCTGTGGCGCGCGGCGCTCGCCGCCAACGGCGCATACATCGTGCTTTACATCCTCGTGGGCGGTGTGACGGGGAGCGACGGATGGCCGGTGTTGGGTCCGTGTATCAGGGTGGCCCTGCTGGTGGCGTTGCTCGTCGAGGAGAATGAGCCGATCCTATCGGCGCTGGCCGAGCCATACGTTGTCGCGTTCATGGAGCGCGCCGGATGGAAGCGTCCACCTCTGCGCGGTCGCATGGCGCGACGCGTGCGCGCACCCGTCTCGTGAGGCGCGCCCTTTGCCTCTTTTTTCCCCTTTGCGACCGGCGCACGTGTCACCGCTTTTTTCTTTCTTCTTTTTTTTTATCCTTACCAATAAAAGGTGCAGAGTTTGGCATTGCCCAAAAGGAAAAACGGGGCCACCCCGGTCCCTGCATCAGGTGGGGGACGGAAAAGAGCACAAGGGAGGCAACGTAGAAAAGGCGCGCGTGGGCTTTTTTTTGGTTTCCAAGCGACACGCGGGGTCGGCAAATGGACCCTCAGAAAAAGGAACTTGTCCTGATCCAGTCGATTGCGCAACAAAAAGAGTGCGCAAAAATACCAAAATGAACCGGCTTGGCGCGCCATCATGTTTGGCACCGCCGCCCCATTAGCAGTCCCCAAACTCTCAAAGGGCGGAAAAAACAAAAGTCATAAAAAAAAGTCAGAGAGACGTGCCGAAAGCGCCTGTCGCCCGTTCTTTTGTCTGCCCAAAAGGACGACAGACCTTCCCGCCCCTCTTTCGGGCCTTGGGACGCGCGGCGCAGATCGACCGACGACAGAGGCGGAAAAAAGGAGGCGGCCACGCAGATGCGTTGTTTCTTTTTTTTGTATGCGCGCCCGCCCCGAGGTCCACATGCGCGACAAAAAAAGCCGTCCGGCTCGTTGGACGGCAGAAAGAGGCAAGCAGAAAAAGAGACAGGGGCACCGACATTTCCAAGTAGATGATTGGCCACCAGCAAAAAAAAAGATACAACTCGCGTGCCATTTTTTCCCATCTTCTTTCTCTCGGTGCGCTGGGCCGCTTGGTCGCCTCTCGCCGCGGGGAGCCGGCTCCCGTGCGGGCCGACCCTTTTTTGTGCAGCAGTTTCTTTGGAGCATGCGCACCCGAGACCGCGATGTTTTTCGCCTCGGTCTCTTGTGACGAGCACGGCAAAGAGTCTGGTGCTGGGTCGAATATCGGTTGCCCCGCCAACGAACCGCCCTCGGGCGAGTGCGCATTGCGGACAAAAGGCGATTGGCAAATTCGCGGGGGCAGGGGATGGGGGAAGAACGAAAAAAGCGCCGCCGCATTGCCCAGCCGAGAAAAAGATGCCCGCCCCGGCAAAAAAGCAAGGAACAGGAGCGACGCTACCGTGGGACTGCTGCACCGCCGTCGCGATGGCAAGCAACAAAAGAGAGAAGGTCCAGAAAGTGCGCCAAAAACGGCACGCAAAAAAAGAGGGAACGACAGTTGCAAAAAAAAGTACAAATAGACAACCATTTTTCGCAATTGATACTGCAATGTGACACCACGCCTCCCCCCTTTTTCCTTTTATGCATTCATGTATTTGTGTTCTCTTTTTTTTTACTTTGTTGGTCTGCGCGATTGCTCTGCTGTCGCGGTCGCATCGAGACCCATCGCGTAAGAAAAGAGGTCCCCTCTACAATTGCCTCGTGGGGGATTGCCTTTTTTCTCCTCGTTTTTTTCTTCGCAAAGGGGGATCGTCTTTTGTGTGCGGCGCGAGACAGGAGCGCCTTTAGTGATGGCGCGAGGCGAGACCGAGGACTTGCCGCCCATGCGGCGTCCCGGCATCACGGGCAAACGACATTGGCGGCTGGCAGATGCCCACGACGATCGCGACATTGTCGCGCTTGCGTACGACGTGCCGTACGACGTCGTCGCGCAAAATGCGCGCCACGTCGGCGGGCGAAATACTGCCCGACGCGATGCCGTCGCTCAGACCGTCGAGCACGGTCGCCACTCGCATCGCCGACAGCGTCTCGTCGGTGGGGGCGGGTGCGTCTGGTGAAAGTTGCGGAGGGTGCCAGCCGCCGGCACGACCGTACGAGGCCCAGAGCCCGTCGCTGGCGGCGACGACAACGTCGCCGGGCGCCACGAGCGCAGTGGAGATGGACGGCACCGCCGTGATCCGGTGCTGCGACATGAGGACGTGACCCAGAGAGCGCGACGGCATGAGCATCTGGCCGCATTCGGGTCCCGTCGTCACGACAAAATAATAGGGCGGGTGCACGCCGACGCCATACGGCGCCAGCCGCGCCACCTCGTCGCGGTTGGATGGCGTGTGATCATCGGTGAGACGCGACGGCGCATGGCAGGAGCGTCGTGCCTGCGTATCGCGGTGAAAGAGAAATACGTCGCTATCGCCGGCGTGCGCCACAAAGACGCGCCCCAGCCAGCCTTTCGAGGCGCGCCCGCGGCGCATGTCCGACGGCAGCAGCGGCGTGATCAGCACCGCCGTGAGCGTGGTGCCGTATTCGGCCAGCGTGCGCCGCCCGTTGGCCTCGACGTAGTAGACCAGGTGGCCTTTGGGTCCCGGAGCACCGTTGGCCCCCAGCGGCCGGTAGGGCACGCGCACCTTGTCGACGACCACGAGCGCGCGCGGGTCGCCGCGCTCCGCCAGCGAGGCGCCCGCCGGCCCGTGCACCTTGGCAAAGTAGGCCCCGTCGATCGCGCTGCGGTCGAGTCGCCCTCCGATACGACGCACAGCGGCCGTCGCCGACGACCCTCGACGTGCGCGTGATCGCCCCCCGTGGTCGCTTGCCGAGTGGGACGATGACGAACGCGCGGTCGAGCGGTCTCCTTCTCGAAGACGGTGGGCGTCGCCGTCTTCTTCGCCCTGCACGAGGCAGCCGCGCGCCGTCTCCTCGGCGCACATGCGCTGCGCAAAGAGGAAGGCGTCCCGCAAGACGCACGCGATCCCTTCGCGCGTGAGACGCCCCATGTCGACCGCGTCGGCGACGCGCGCCAGATAGCGCGAGGCCGACGCTGCGGCCAGCGCGGCGCACTCGGGTCCGCCCACAAAGACCGTCGGTTCGCTCGTGTCGCGCGAATCGAGGCGGCGCGACACCATGGGCACCGAGCCGTGGCCGTCGGCCACCACGGCCAGCGAGACGCCGGCGGCGGTGCCGAGTCGCGGCACCACCACGGCGCTGTCCTCCATGCGCGCTCCTCTGAGGGCGCCCGCGAGGTGTTCGCGTGACCGTCGCCGGTGCCTCCCCGAGCGCGAGCCACCGCTCGCATCGTGTGCAGCGGCATAGGGCAGCGGCACCACCGACTCGACCGGGGTGAGCGGTCCCACGCGTTGGATGTACTTTGTGCCGGGGTCGAAAGCGGGCGCGCCAAAGGCGACCGGCGCACACGTCGGTGTGTGCAACGGCGACGCCGGCGCATCGGCCAGAGACGATGTCGATGATGTCATGCGGAAGCGCGTCGGTGCTGCCGCGCGACGCGCGCCATCCGGACCTGGTGTCGATTCGCCCGCGTCGGACCTATGCGAGTGCCACGAGGCCGTCATCGATGACCTGCGCGCGCCCACGTGCGCCGGCGCGCTCTGTTCGTCGGAGCGGCTGGCGCGCGCGACGGGCGTCGACATGTACGACTCACGGCGCCGCCGCCGGGCCGCCCTGTGGCTGTCGGCCATTTCCTCTCTTGTTTTTTTTCCTTGCACTCAAAGGTGGGAAAAAAAGCGAAACAAAGGCGCCGTGCGCTCCCTTTTTTTCCTCTGTCTTTTGCGTGTTCGCGTGCGTGCGCGTGTGTGTGCACGCGCGATCCTTTCCTTGAGTGCCGTCCCTACTCTCTTGACGCTTGAGGCCCGTCCCGAGCGATGTCGCGCGTGCGCGGCAGGGCTCTTTTTTTGTCGCGATGGGAAAAAAGAGCCGCGCCCGCGCGTCTGTCTATGGGATGGCGTGGATGGACTGTGGCCAGGTGGGCGCGCGTATACGCGGTCGCGCGGCAACCGCGTATGCGCGGGCATATGCCCTGAGACGGCTTGCCTTTGCTCGGTGGTCCCGTGGAGTGCCCCTGGCGCGGCGCTGTCGGCCACCTGCCCGCGCTCGACCAGACCCCCTTTATCATGGACCCCGTCCGATGCGCCTTTCTTGTCGCGTGCGTTTCCGTGGCGGCCCATTGGTTGCTTTCAACCGGTGGTTCGCCTCTTTCCTGTCGTTCTCGTCTTTTCGGAGCGTCTGTTCCTGCTGCCGCGCTCGGTCTCCCGTGTCCGTGAACCAGCGCACCCAAAGCGAAATACGCATCCTCTGCGGCCCTCCTCATGTTTTCTCCCTCTGGAACCCATTGTTTTGTGATTGAGGCGCTCCCTCCTCGGCAAGATGTCGCCGATGGGTCTGGCGCTGCCCCCCGACGCCCACCTTTTCCGGCCCGTCATTTTTCCTTTGGTTCGAAAAAAAAAAGAAAAAAAGACAACGTGCCATGACGCGGCGTGCTGTGAAAAGAAAAAAACATCTTCTGCCCACAGGCCAACGCCGCGCTCTTCTCTTTCTGCCCCTTCTCGTGCATCTGGGGTGGCTCCTCTTTGCGTCTTCTTTTTTTTTTCTACACCACTGCAAGGTTCAGGTTTTTTGTGCTTGTGAGTTTCTTTTTTTTTTGACTCGCCCAGCCCCGCGAGGATATCGGAAAAACAAGCAAATACATGAGGGACGAGAGCGGCAGGCCATTCCCTTGGACGCGCCCTCTCTCTCTCTCTCGGTGGGCAACGAAGAGGAAAGGAAAAAAGGTAATCGACCATGTGGGAGCAAAAAAAAATCTATGGCTGTTGTTGGTTGCCATCATTTGCATCGCGCGTGATGACCCTCCATCACGGCAGCGGCCAGCCGACTTCGGCCGTCGGCCTCGGCGGCGTCAAAGTATTCGCGGGTGTAGGCATAGACGGCGGCGCCATGGATCGGGTCGATCCCGTTGCGATTCGACGCCCACCATTGGCGCGCCCGGTCGGCAGCTGATCCTTCCGAGGACGCGGCGGGCTGCGGCACGCGGCAGTCGCTCAGCGCGGCCACGGTCGACGTGGCAAAGTCCCACACCTGGGTGATGGGACGTCGTGGCGGCGGTGGCGGCAACGGCGACAGTGCCACCGGTGTACGAGGCCTGCCCGATTGGACGCCGCGCGCGCCTGTGGCGGCCTTGACGTCCGTCGCACCGGCGTCTCGGGCACATCCATCACTGTCGCCCATCTGCTTTGTCGTCGCCATCATCGACATCACTTCCCAAGGACCTTTTTTCCTCTTTTGCGTCCTATCTTTTTTTGCGCCGTCCGCCTCGGGCGGTTCCTCCCCTCTGGCAGAGCGCAGACGACAGCAAGGGCAGAGCGCGCCCCACATGGCGCGCGCCGTTGCCGCGACCAGGGTAGGAAAAAGGGCGGCCACCCAGAAATGCCCGCGCAGAGCGCAAAGGAGCGCTTTGTTGCGCGCAAAACTCGCGCACCCAGCGAAAATGAGACATGCCTTTTGCTCCTGGGAAAAAGAGAGAGAGAGCGCGTGGGTGCGCGCAGGCCCAACCTCTGAGAGGAGGTGCGCCCGGTGTTTTCGGCTGCGTGCGCGGATAGGCGCGAGCACAACACAGCACAAGGCCCATGGCAACGGAAAAAGCCAACCCCCGATGTATTTGTGCCCTTCCCCGATCGTCGTGTGTGTTTATTTTTCAAAAGGAGGAAAAAAGAAAGAAATAAAGGTCTCGCAATCCCTTTTTTTGCCATTGCCTGCGCGCAGGACGCGTGTGTGTATCGCACGCCGAGGAGCCACGAACCAAGGCGCACAGACAGAGGCCACGCGAGCATGGCCTCTCCCGCCAAGGCGCAAGAATGGCCGCCCAAGAGAAAGAAAGAAAAAAAAGAAGATTCGGGCGACACATTTAAAGCACCCGCCAGACGAGACCCGCCGCGCGCGATGTCGTTGCAATGGGCGCGCTGTGCCCCGGTGGTGCGCGGTCAGCGGCGGTTGTGGCGAGCGCGCGATGCTACTGCATGCGGATCGACCGTGTCGCCGTCGTCGGTTTCATCGCCCGCCGAGCCCGTGCGCGCCAACGCAACGAGGTGCTTTGCCATGCGGTGCATTTCGCCGACATCGGTGGCGCTCGAATCGTCAGCGCTGACGTGACGCGCGCGCCTCTTGGGTGCCGGACGCCGCCTCGTACGACGTGCGCGTTCGGGCACGGTCGAATCCGACAGGCTCGACGAGACACCCGTGGACACTGTGGAAAAGGCGGACGCCCACGGTGCCGAAATCGACGAGATGGACACAGTGTTGCCCGACGAAGGCGAACACGGGTCGCGCCGACGACGTCTCTGCCGTTGCGGCCTCGACACGCTGTCGTCACATGAAGACGACGATGACGATTCCGACGACGAAGAAAAGGACGAAGAGGGCGACGTTGACGACGCTGTGGTGCGCGACGTTCCAAACGTTGTGCCCGAAAAGAAGGAAGACGAAGACGTTGAACAAGAGGAAGATGCCGTCGACGAGGAGGATGAGGATGAGGAAGACGGGGGCGCGTGGTGGTGTGTGGGCGCCGGACCACGACGCTGCCGGCGTACGGACGATGCTGCCGGCGCATAGGCCTGGCTGTGCGCAACCTGCCGCTTGTCATTGTGGTCTCTGTCATTGTCGTCGTCGTCATTGTCGTCGTCATCGTTACTGTTGTCATAATAGACAACGTTGGCAGTGCGCTCGACGGTATACGTGTCACCCGCCGATTCGGTGTCGGTCGGGGCCGCTGTCCCCATGCGCGCCTTGGACGTTGGGAGGCGTCCTCGTACGGCGATCGCGTCGGGCGCAGTCCAAGCGCCCGGCATACGCATGTGGGACACGCGCGGTCCGACCACGTCCTGGCCCTGGAGGGCATTGGTTCCGTCGTCGACGAGGACCGCAGTGGGCGCAAACATGGCTGCCGCGGCGGCGGCCACGTCACTGTCGAGGCCCGCGAGGCTCTCCAACATACCGGCGATCTGGCGGCCGATGCCGTCAACCGGAGCCGGCGCCATCGCGGCATTTGTCGACGGCGTCGACGCTCCCGCAGGCCAATAGTGACCGCCGATGCCTGGTGCGTGCGCGACGCGAGCAGGCTCATAGCCATTGAGGTCCGAATCGCCATCATCGAGGCCGTATTCTCCATTGGCGCCGCGTTCGTCGTCGCCATCGATCACAACCATGTAGGGCAGGTTCTGCTGGTCGACTCCAAAGGCATGGGCCAGCACGTTGTCGTCCGCGCCGCCGAGATAGCCGGAACGCACAAGGGTCGGCGACATGCACACTGCGTTGCCCGCCGCGTCAAAGCCGTAACCGGTGACTGGGTCAATGTTGGCCACGGGCGTCACGCGCGCCATGTCCATTTGCTGTGACATTATTGTCGTCGTCGTCACCGTTGTTGTTGTTGTTGTTGTTGTTGATGTTGCCGTCGCCGTCGCGTCGTCGAGGTGGTCTTGTCGCAGGCGCGCGCAGATCGTGCCGGGCGTGCTTTGCCTTTTTCCTCTCTCGCTGTCCTTTTTTTCTCCTACGGCCAAACAACAACAACAACGCCGCGCGGTTGAATGGCAGTAAGCGTGCGGCGAGGCGAACGACTGTCCGATCGCTGAGCAGGCACCTGTGTGCGTGTCCCTCTCTCTCTTTTTGTGTTTCTGACGCCTTTTTTGCACTCGCTCTGCGTCGAGCGTGCTAGAGGGCCGGTGCTGGACACGTGAGCAACGCGGCGGGAGGTGGGCAAGAAAAAAAAGAAGAGGCGGTCGAGCAGCGCCTGTGGCCTTTCCGTGTTGGGCGGCTCCTTTCGGCGGCGGAAGCGCCGTGCGTGCAACCGCGGCGCGACGCCGAGCACGGACAGCGCTTTTGCCGTTGCCTCTTTTTCTTTTTTTTTAATCTTCCTCCCCTCGTGCTCTTTTGGCTCTCTTGTGCCGTCGGTCTGTGCGCCCGCGCCTCTCTGGGCCGCAGGTTGCTCGGCTCATGCTTTTCCCCCACCCCTTTCTCCGTTCCCGTGAAAAAAAGGAGCGCATGGCGCCGCAGTGACGTGCGCGCACAAAAGAGAGAACGACTGACCGACGGTCTGGCGCTCAAAAAAAAACACAACAACCCTCAAGTCGGATGTGGTCTGCCTTTGCGTACGCATGTGTTTTCGCCGAGAGAGTGCGCGAGGTGTGCCATGGGGCGCGGCACGCGCGCGCCGCCGCCCCCCGTGCGATCTACTGAAGAAGAGGAATAGCGAGAGGAGCCGGCGTCTGATTGCGTCTCTCGCTATTTTTTCGTCCTATCTCTTCTGTCTATGTCTATGCGTGTGTGTGTTTGCACGCGGCCACGGTGTCGATTTTTTTTGGGAGCACGTAAGCGGGCCTCTTTCGGCCCAAGGCCGGGGAAAAAAGGAGACGCGGCAGACAGCACGCGCGAGTGCGCCAACACGGGCTTTGGAAACGGCGCAGCCGTGTCCGAGCGTGGTTCGGGCCGCCGCCGACGGCGTCGAGCCGCGAGCGGTGCTTTGGCGCGCGGTCAGGTATAACAAAGCTGCTATCGATCGCGCCCGCACACGCACACCCGTAGACGCACCCGCAATCGGAAAGCCGAGACCAGAGGAAAAAAAAGCGTCAGCCAAAAAAAAGAAGAGGAAAACCTCCTCCAACCCAACGAAAAGAAGAGAAAAAAACGCCGCCGAGTGCCGCCACGATGTCGCGCCAACACGACCACCTCAACCAGTATTACTGCCCTTCGGTGATTCGCGACGGGTGCGCCGCGCGAATGTGCATCAGGCGCAAGGAGCAACCCGTCGGGTTCGTCGGTCCGGCCGTCGCCTACCTCGAGTGCTACGACCCCGAATCCGAGGCCACGGCCGCGCCCACCGTGTGGAACCCCGTCTACGATGCCGCCACGCCCCCGCCCGCTGAGCGCCCGGCAATCGATTGCGCCGAGGTGCGACGCCCGAGCGGCGCGGCCCACTGCGGCTGGATCTGGGGCCTGATCGTGCTCGGACTGCTGGGCGTGCTCGTGTTTGGCGGGCTCGCCTGGGCGGGCAAGCACCACCAGGATCGCATGCCGCACGGGGATCGCGGCAAAGACGCTCGTCCATGGGTGCTGATGCGTGGCGGCGACGCTGCTGGCAATCCCACACGATGCTGGCCATCGCGCGACTAAGCGATACGTCTTGTGGCCTTTTGCTCTTCTTCTTCTTTGGGGCCTCGGGCGGTGGGCATTGGCGTACGCAGCAAACTCTCCCACACGCAATCAACGCGGAAGAGAAAAAGGAGAGAGAAGACGAGCCGTGCGTTGCTGAGCACCTGCCATCATGACCGCCCTCATGCATGCTGCCAAGCAAGGCACCAGAACCTCCGCCTTTTTTTTATTGATCAGGCGCGTACACTGCGAGCACGCCCTTTTTTATGACTGCATGATCACAGTCTGTCGGGTGCGGAAAGAGAGGACAAAAAAGGCAAGAAGAATAAAAAAAGACAATCCATGACCAGGAGGGCACGAGCACGGCCGCTTTATGTTCCCAATGTATTTGGCGCACCGCCGGCAGGGCGCGCGCGGCGACAGCGCCGAGAACACAGAAAAGAGAAGACACGACACAAGCCATACGAAAAACGCATTGCGTTATTGGCTGAGCGTTTTTTTTTCGTGTTCTATCTGTTTTCACAATCATTTTTCTGCGTTGTTTATGCAGTTCCTTTCTTTGGGCGTCTTTTGTCTCGTTGGTCCTTTTTTCTTGGTCCAATTCGGGTCCGCGCGCGCGGTCGTGCGGGCCGCGGCGTGTCGTCTTTCTTTCTCGAAAAAAAAGCGCACAGCGTGTTGCCAGTGGCCCGGAGTCGGTCTTTCTCTTCCTCAAAGAAAAAAAAGTGGGGGCAAACAAACAGGCAAACAAACGGCACTCGGGAGACAAGAGGCGCCGAGACGGTGGAAAAAAACACAAAAGGCAAAACCTGCCAACGAGCGACGATCCGCCCGATCCAGGCAGGACAAAGGGACGCGGCACGGGGGGGGACAAACAGACGACGACCACGCGCCATGGATGCCTACTATGCAGTTGTGGCCGCAGTGCCGTCGGCGGTGCTGTGCCCGCCGCTCGAACACGGGCTCCCGCACGAAGCGCAGGCTCTGCCGCTCTTTATCGCCGGCCTTTGCGGATGTGCCACTCTTGCCGGCATATGGGCGCTGAGGAGACGCCAGAGAAGGCGGGGCGTTTGCCAAACCGCCCTTGCCAGTGTTTCGACGCGCACATCAGATAGCCCCGCCGAGACCGCGCAGCCGGAACAGCGCTCCGAGTTGGCGACAACCGTGATCCAACATAACTCCACCGCGCCACAACAACAACAAGGGCCAATCGACTCTCTTGGATGTACCGACGCGCCGTCGAGCGCAAGCACGCCAAATGAGCCGGCCACTACGGACCAAGCACCCGAGACGGACCGCAGTTTGTCGAGCGCCGCATGTGGTGCGGGCGACATGCCTTTGCCTGTCGTCACCGGCACGAGTCTCAATCCGCGTGTGCTCATGATGTTGGCACGCGATGTCCCACTGCACGCGTCGTGGGCTCCCGCCTACGACGAGCAAGACGCCTGAGTGCATGTCCCCTGCGGTTGTGTGTTGTTTGTGCGTACATTGTATTTTTTGCGGCTTTGGAGAAGGCGCCAACGCCCAAGGGGAAAAAAGACTCGCGCAAAATGGCTGCTTTGTTTTTTGTCAAAAGGCGCGAGAGAGCGGGCTGTGGCGGCTTTTGAAGCACCGTACCGACGATTTTTATCCTTTTTCTTTTGTCCCTTTTGACTGTCGGGCACCTGAAAGGCAACGATCGCGCGCCGCGCCAGAAAAACCCCGCGCCAGCGTGTCGGAGCACATAAACGGCAAAGAAAAAAAAGAGAGAGCAACACTCGCCGGACGCGCGTCCCGGACCAACGCCGGCCTTTTCTCTGACCCTTTTCTTTTTTGCGCCGATGCTTTGCTCGCTCCGTCGTGGGCGGTCCAAAAAAAAAAAGAAGACAACGAACAAAGGCCCACACGCGGGCACCACAACCACCGCAGCATGTCGGCCCCGGCGGCAAGCACGAGACAATGTCTAGGCTCTAGCGGTACGGCCGCGCTTGGGTTCGACCAGCCTCAGTCTGAGCGTGCGTCCCTTTTTGCGGCGTCCGTCTTTGCCCTTGTCGTTGGTCGTCGCGCGGTCGCCGGTCTTTTTGGCGCTTCGCTTGCCCGATTCGCGGGTGCCTTTGCGGTCCCCCTTGGCGGCCTCCTCGCTCTGACGCCGCCCTCGACCGCGACGACGACGTCCCGGTCCGACGCCGCGCGCTTCGGCCAGCGCACGTTCCGGACACGCGTGGCCAAGGCCGTGGTCCGAGAGACCGCGCATGCTCGGACGCGACGTACGCGGCCGCGCGACAAACCATCCGAGAAAGGGCACGTGGTCATCGGGCACCACAACGCCCACGCGCTTGGCCACGCGACGCATGACGAGCGCGTGCGTGATGCACCACACGACCGGGGTGCCCTCGCGCGGGCTTCCGTCGTCGCGCCGGAAAAAGTGGCGCGCCACCATGCGCTCGTGCTGGCGTTTGCAACGCCGTCCAAACTCGCCATTGCGCTCGCGAATGGGGGGCGGACCCGCGGCGTGCGTGTCGGCCCCGACGCTCGGGCACCGTTGCTCGCGGCGGCTAAAGTAGCGCGATAGGCCGGGATCGATAGTGATCCGCACGCGATCGGCGCTGTCGAGCGCGTCCATCATGATGTCGGCCGTCTGCCGCGCGCGCTTAAACGGCGAACAGTAGACTGCAGTCGGGGCGCCGTAGCGCTCGACCAGCGTCCGTGCCATGCGCGCTGCGCGCGCCTTGCCGTCGCGATTGAGCGGATGGTCGTGTTTGGGGTAGCGTGCCTCGCGGTGGGCGTCATGGTGGTCGTCGCCGTGGCGTATGTAGAGGAGCAGCGGCGGCGCGCCGTCGCGCTTGGCAGACGGGGCGTTGTTGTTGTTGTTTCTCGACGGCATCGCCTATGGGCCGAGGCGCAAAGAGGAACGGTCAGGGCACAATGCCGGCGCGCGATGAAAGGGAAAAGCACAGAGGCACGCAGTCGTCGGCACACTTGGAGAAAAAAAAAAGAAGAGAGTCACTCGGGTGACGGTGGAGCACCTTGGCGATTGCAAGACCAGGGAGAGAGTGGCGGGTCAGTGGGGGAGCGAACAGCAGCGCCCTTTTCCCCTTGACGTCGCTGGCCTTACGGCCGTGTGCCAACGACGCCCGCCTCGCGGCGGCGCATCTTCATTGAGCAAGGGCGCGCGCGCAAGATAGAGAGAGAAAGAGAGAGAGAGAGAGAGAGAGAGAGGACGCGCCGGTCGCGCGATCGACGCCACGGCATGCCACCGGGCGGGCACGCACCACAAACACACAAGCGGCACGCCCGCACACAGCCTTTACGGGCCTTTTCCTTTTTTTCGAAATTCCCGAAAAAATATCGCCTTGTTTCTCTCCTGTTGTGGTGGTGTGGCGCGCGCGCTCGGTCAGCGCCAAGTGTTTTTTTCTTTTATGCGCAACGCCCCCCGCCGAGCGCGGCTCGGTCGTGTCTTGTCGCACATTCTTGTCAAACTAGAGAAAATGCGCCCAAGCCATTCCAACTACCAAAGAGTCGACGCAATGGCAAAAAAGAGATGCGACAAAAGCCGAAAAAAACGGACAAGAGGCCGCATTAGGAAGGTAGGATGGCCATTGGCTCGCTGCACCGCGAGCCAACAAGGAAGCGTAATAAAAAAAGTGCGAGGGCCTTTGGCGCGATGAAGCGCAAACTCTTTGGCTGGCCGCTTGCGGCCGTTGGCAAAAAACCCCAGACCCAAAAGAAGACGCACAAGAGTGACAGGGAAATGAAGATTTCGCGTGAGGTACCGCCCGTTATTTTGCCCTTCCTCTCCGCAGGAGATGGCCAAGCAAAAGCGGACGCCTTTTTTCATCGGCAAAGAATGGTCGTCCTTTTTCTTCCAAGCATTGTTTTTTTGCGTGAACGGGAACCGATGGCAACCGGCAGAGCGTATGCGGTTTTTGTAGGCCTGCGCGACGGGAAAAAGAGGGAGAGAGATGCCTTGAGGGTGTGCGCAAGCGCCGGAAAAAGAGACGCCCACCACGCCTTCTTTGAGTCCAAAAAAAAGCCCCGACCTGCCATGGCCGGGTAGGGCGCTCATTTTTTGGTGGGCAAGGAACGCAACCAAAGAAGGACCCAGCAAGGAAAAAATGTACAGTGTTTTTTTTCGGGGCACGCAGCACCTATTTTATTCGCGTGAGGCATGCGCCCCTTTTCTTGTCGGCCATTGCCGCAAAGGGGCGTGCTCTCTTTGGTGTTGCGCCTTGCCGCCTGGGCCATGTGGTGTCTCTCTGCACAACAAAAGCAGACGCGACAAACAGACCAACGGCCTTTGTTTGTTTTTTTTTTCGAAACCACCGCGACAGAGACCGACGATGAGCGGCTCTCTTTTTTTTCTACTTTCTCGATGGGCGACGAGGGAGGCAGATGGCAGCGGCACCAAGAAAAAGCGGTCTAAGCGGGTTGCCTCTTTCGGCAGGCCCAACACCAAACAACTCTCCCTGGGCGCGCGGGGCGAGGGCAGGGGAAAAAAGTCGAGGCCTCACGATTTTCTTGCTTGCCTGTTTATTGGGGTTTGAAAAAAAAAGAGGCGGGCAGGCGGCGAGGAGCCGCTCGCGTGCACGCGCGGCCTCTTTTCTTTTTCATGCACTCCCCCCCCCAAATCCCGCACGGCACATTCTCTCTCGGGACAAGACGGCCGATCGGATCAGATGAGGTCAATCATCTTGTCCGCCGTCGGCAACACCTTCAAACTGATCCAGGCACGTTTCCAGCACGTCGAGCCGCGCCCCGATCTGGCCGCAAGTGGGCACCTCGGCGCTGACGGTGGCGTTGACGTAGTAGCCAATGTCGCGCGCATACTCGGCGGCCCCCGGCACGATGTCGTCGGGCGACGCGTCCTTGAGAGATTCACGCACGCGCTCGGTAAAGTCGCGCACGACGCCCATGTGTTCGCGCAACAGGGCATCAAATGTGGGCTGCTCATCGGCCTTGGGTCCGCGGCCGGGCGAAAACAGACAGCGCATGAGTGTCGGCGGTGCCGCCGCGGGGGGTGCCGCCGCCTCTCCTGCTTCGTCTCCATCGGCTGCGTCGTCGACCGGCTGGGGAGGCGCGGGCTTCTTGGCCTTCTTCCTCTTTTTGTTGCTGCAGTTGCGATTGTCCTCAATGTCGACGGCCGTCACCGACGCCGCGCCGCGCCGCGGACACCCGATGATGTTGTTGAGATTGGCGTCGCCGCCGTCGATCAAGTAACGCGCCGCCATGTGCACCACAACGCTGGCAAAGGCGCCGACAAAGTTTTGCGACCCGAGCCATTCCATGGTGTTGATGATGACGAGGCCGTGGCTATCGCGATTGACCACGTCCACATTGTGCTCGCTGCGACCGCGCTTGACCGCGCACGACACCGTGGTCCACGGTTCGGGGCCGCCGGGTCCACGGTCACCCACGAGATCCATCCGCAGGTAGATCACGCGCGCGTGCGGATCAAACACGGGTTCGTGGTGTGCCACGATCGAGTCTCCCCACAGGGAGCGCATCACGCGCTCCCTGTAGAGGGTGCGCACCACGCGCACGACGTCGGCGCGCTGGTCGACAGCGTACGGACCCTTGTAGGCTCCGTCGGCGAGCATGTAGACGCATTTCTTGGTCGTCAGCGTGGGCTTTTGTGCCAGCGGGGCGGTTTTGATGAGCGCTACGGTTTCGTCGCTGAGCACCTTGGGCGACAGGCGCGCCACAAGATCGGGACATGGCGTGAGCGCTTCGGCAGCACGCGAGCGCGACCTCGTCGGTGCCGGCGCGGCGGCGGCGCGCGCGTTCGATGGTGCACTGGCACCGCCGCTCGATGTACCCGTCGTTGTTGCCGACGCCGCGAGGACGTCGTGCATGGGGGCCGTCGTCTTTGAGATTCTTGGCGGCGATGTGATGCCGACGGCACCCGTCGCCGTCGTCGACGTGTTCGACGACTCTAGCGCCACCTGTGTTGCCTGTTGCAGCGTCGAATGTGACGATAAAGTCTGAAGAGGAGGAGGAGATGAGCCCCTGTCGCACACCGCATCCGCATTTGACCTTTTGGTGCCGTGCGCAGCCGTCGGCGTGGGTTCTTGGCGCAAAAGGCGCACGCCCACGTCGCACACGTCCATGGCCTCTGTCGACGAGGAGCAGGAGGGGTCGACCTCCTCGTACACGACCTGCACGATGCGCAAGAGACGACCGGGCCGGAGCAGATCCAGAGCGCGCGACGCATCCATGGCATCAGACGATCCGGGCGCGCACACCGTGGCCAGCGTCGCGTTCTGAGTAGAGCGGGCCGAAGCGCGCCCTCTTTTTGCCGCGACAGGCAAAGACGACGCTGGCTTGTGGTCCGTTGTGATTCCCAGTGACGGCGCCGGCAACGGCGTATCCATTTGCGCCGTCTGGCAGGATGCCGTTGCATCCTTTGCGCTGCCGTTGCCATCACCGCCATCGTCGACCCTCGGGCGTTTGTGGGCGCCTTTTGGCGTCGCCGGGTCGCGGCGCCTCTTGGACGGCGCTGGTTTGCTCTTTGGTTGCGGCTGGTGTTCTTGTTGCGGCTGGTGTTCTTGTTCCTGCTGCTTTTGTTCGCCCGACGCTTTGGAAGCCGCTTCTGTGGACGCATCGCCAGCCGCGTGGCGCTTTTTTGATGATGACAAAGGGCGTTTGGGGGGCGGCGGCGGCGCGTAGCCCTGATCGCGCAGGGTGCGCGCCCATACCGAATGCCGGTCGCGTGCGGCCGCGTCGCCCTTGTCTGCCCAAACACGGACGCGCGTGGCTGCATCGGCATCGTCTGTGGCCGGGTAGGACTCGGCCATTTGGTCTGGCGCGCAGCGCGGCGCCATCTCTGCCACCCCGGCGGCGAGGCGCGCGTCGGAAGGCGACTCGGACAGTGCCGGTCCATGCGATTTGCCCACCTCCTCGGGTGTCCACAGGCCGGCCGCGTGCAAGCCCATAGCAGCGGCGGCGGCGGCAGTGGGTATGGCGTCCGCTGTTGAACAGCCGGCGTGACGCGAGGTCGTGCCGTCGAGATGGCGCTCGGGGTCGACGACCAAAGGCCGCGCCGCAGCAATCGCCTCGCGTTCGACGGTGCCAGACGGCGAGGGCATTGACGATGACGATGACGACAATGACGCGGCCGTCAATTCGCATATGGCGGGCACGTCGTACGCGCCCAATGCGGCGGCAATATCGGGCCGAGTGGCGACGGACTGCACGTCGATGCGGCGCTCGTCCCAGGCGAGCGTGCTGTGCCGCACGGTCATCAAGACTCCGGCGACGAGTGCCGGCCGCGCGTGGATGAGGCCACGGGCCAAGGCTTCGGCGAGGCCCAAGAGCGCCATGACGGCGCGCTCGCAGTTGGCGCTGCGGGCGACCGCCAAGAGCGGACCAAAGGCCCATGCTACCGGCCGCGAAAAAAAATCGCGCGCGCCGGCGCCACATAGCGTCGGCCAGCAATTGCGCGCCATCGGCGAGCCGGCCTCGGCATTGATGGAGCGCATGGCGTCGTCGATAAAGGACGGGCGCGAGGGCGCCTTGGGACCTTTGGGCGGCCACTCGACACGTCGACCCTCGATGTCTTGCATGGCGATGAGAATGTGCACCAGGGCCAACGTGCCCTCCTCGATCGTGAGCGTTGTGCCCTCGGCCAGCGCCGCGGCGTCTTCGGCCATCGCCGCCGCAGCGGTTCCGTCGCCGTCTGCGCCGTTTGGCGCGTGTGGTGCTTCGGTGGCCGCCGTACCGCGTGGTTCGTCCGACCCGCTGGACGACGACTCTGAAAGCGGGACCGCCTCATCATCTTGCGTGATATCAGCAGGCGCGACGCCGTCCGACCACACCTCGCACGCCACGCGCACTAGAGCGCCAAACGTTGCCACGGCACGTTGCGCATCAATTCGCCCGCCGGCCTCTAGCGCGGCCGCCGATGCGGCCCTGCGCGCCGACGGCGACGGCTCGGCGAGCGTCGAGCCCCACGCCACCGAGTCGGTTAAGAGCGTGTGACCGCCGATCTCCTCAAAGGCCATGTCTGTGGTCATGCGCGCCACGAGCGCGTCGAGATCGACTTCCATCGTCTTGACGGCGGCGTCGGCCACGAGGCGGCTCTTGGGCCACGACGCCACCGAGGCCACGGCGGCAGCCATGTGGGCGCGCGCCTCTCGGTGTTTGCCGGCGGCCGTGTCTGCCTCCCACATGGCCATCGAGACCAGGACAGCCGACAGGGACATGGGCGACGCGAGGCCCACGTCTTCAACGCACGAGGCAGCCAGGGTGGCAAACACGCCGACGCCGTCGCCACTGCGGTCCCTCTCGATCGCGGCGCGCACGGCGTCGACTTCCATGCCGCGTCGTACGCATGTACGCTGCATGCATGAAATCTCTTCGGCGTCGTACCAGTTGGCGGTGAGGCGCGTCGCCGGCTTTTCGTGTGCAGGAGCGCGCTTCTTTTTCGATGCAGCGCTCATGGTGTGATGGTGTGCTGGGGTTTCGGCCTATGTTGATATTATCGTTGTTGTTGTTGTCGTCGTCAACCTCTCTCACGGTGCTTTCGCTGTTGTTGTTGCCGTCGCTGTCGCTGCTGCTGCCGCGTTGTCGTGGGGTTGTTGAGGAATGCCGCAAAATTCTTGTGTGACTTTTCCCCCTTCTTTGTTGCTCCCTCTCGGCGTTGGTGCGGCGTATTCGGCCCGCCCCCTTTTCGCAGCGGCGCGCGCTGGCTCTTTGCCTCTCTCTTGTCGGTTGCCTCCTTTTTTTTCTCCGTCCGCTCCCTGGTTGCCCGCGACGGACGAGAAGGCGTTTTTCGCGCTGACCTATCAACGATCGCGGTTTTCTTTCCGTACGATCCGCGTCCCCACAGCGTTTGTGTGCACGAGCGACCGCTTGCTATGCACGTTGTCGGGCCGCAAGGCGCGATCGTCGCCCACGGCAGCTATTCTCGTCGGCTGTCGTGCTTTCCTTCAAAAAAAAGAGGGGGATGCGATTGGAGACAGAGGCTGGAATCGGAGCGTATGCCGTTGCGAGTCCTCCGTGTCGACAAAAGGAGAAGAAGAAGAAGCAAAAAGCCCACACAGACAAATACGAATAAGAGGGAGAGAGACGAGCCGGGGCGACGACCTTAGGAACGCCCTGTAGAGAACAGAAGCACAAAAGAAATACCGGAGCAGAGAAACAACAGAGACACCACACGCCAATGTGCCGATTCGTCAATAGCACACGGGAATCGCGACCAATGCCCCACCGAAAACGAACGATCTCACCGCACCGTCGTCTCGCATGGCGCGGCTGCTGGCGTCGTTGCGCAGACAGACACAGCACGCGTGCGCGCACGCATTGAGCCGCAGCAAACTGTCCCAGGCAGGGCAACACGCCATAGGGAAAAAATAGTCCCTGGCGGAAAAAAATGGGAGCGAAAAGAGAGAGAGAATAGGCGAAAAAGAACAATCCGCCGCAGCAAAAAACGGCCCCATTTTTTGCATGACAAAAGGCCCCACTGACGCGTCCCTCCTCATATATGCCTCGTAAAAAAAAAGAAGAGATAACATAACAGGTGTTTTTTTTTCTTCAAAATCAAACGCCGTGCTCCTCCCCTCCCCCCAAACCACACCGCAAAAGGCCAATGGGCGAAAAAAGAGCGACATGGAATGCGATAAATGAAGAAAAAAAAAGGTTTGATCCTGTCTGTTGGCGTCCCTCGTCTGCTTTCATTGTGCCCAGAGGCACAGATCGCAAAGCGGGGCTTGTTTTGTGCTGAATGACACATAACCGAGAAAAAGGCAAGAAAAAAACGGCAGACCAAAGCGTTGATGTCTCGTGAGAGGCCTGTGGGCGGGTGCTCACCAATCACGCAGGAATGTTGCTACTGCGTTGCTCACCGAAAAAAAATGGGTAAAGGTGCGCGCCCCGGTGGGTGGCGAGGAAAAGGCGACGAGCGGTGCCGCACTACGGCGCCGGGAGGCAAAGGCGCGCCTGTGGTTGTGCGTTGTGGGTCGGTCCGCCATGTGCGTCGGGCATGCCAAAGGGAAAACCTGGCAGCGCGTACGCAGCAGCGCCCTTGTTAGGTCCGCGCCGGTGCGCAAAAGAGGGCGAAAAGAAGAGGCCGAGAGAAAGAAGACGAATGGCCGCCGCGCAGAGAGAGGGTCATGTGGGTGTGTTGGTCTCTACGCCCGGCGATGGACACGCAGCGCTTTTACGTGCAGCCATCCACCGTGCCTTTCGTCGATGCGTCGTCGTACGCGACGACGACGATGATCCGATCGAGCGCGTCGACCCGTCGCGTCCCGCATGCGCGCCAAGTGATGGTGGCGTCGACGATCCTCTTGACAAGGGAGCGCATAGCAAAGCTGCGACAGCCAACACTCGACGCGACCGGAGCAATATCGCGCTGGCGCGTTGGGTGTGTTTCCCATTCAGTGAGCGTGCCTATGGCAGCGACGACCGGGACGCGCGCGCGCCTGCCCTCGCCGCGGCTTTTATCGACGAACGCCGCTGGCAGAGGGTGGCGCGTCGTCGACTCGCACGTGCCTCGGCATTTGGGTGGCGCGCTGCGTTGGCGGTCGGCGCGGCCGTCGTGCGGCGCCTGCCTCTGGACGCTGAAACAGATGTCTGTGCCGACAGGCCCTTTGCGTTGGCGCCCGGTCTACGCCTCGTGGCGTGCCTGTGTGCGTCGCGCTCGGCGAGCGTGTTTTGTGCGCGTGTCAATGTCCCCACAAATGCGCTTGACCTCTTGCACCGGCGCCACCAGTTGTCGTCAACGACAGCAACGTGCAGATGCCAACAACAGCAACGGCAACGCAGCGGCGACTCAGCAGCGTGCTCCCAATGCCAGGACGCCATGACTGACGGCGAGGCGATCGAAATCGAGTGTGTGGTCAAAGTCATCAACGTGCGTCTGTCGGGCGATTTCGAGCGCGGATGGGCGGGGACGCGACGTTCGATAGGGCGTGGCGACCACCTCGTGTGCGCTCCGGCATGGTCCGAGCCCGTGGCCTTGTCGCGCGCCTACCCGACGCATTTCTACGGCGCCGGCCTCTTTTTCTGCGCCGCAGACGGCGACTGGTACGTGTGCGTCGCCATGCCGCGCTACCGGAGCACGCTGTGGACCTTCACCACGGGCCTCGCCCCCGCCAACGCCTCTGGCACGCATGGCACGGCGTGGGCCGACACGCTGCTCGCGGCGCTGGCCCAAGTCGTGCTGCACGCCCTGCCGCGCGCGCGGCGCAACCGACTCGCGTCTCACAATGACCTCAAAATTGACAACGTGGCCTATAGACGCACGAGCCGCGAGTACATTTACGTGCGGGTCGCGACTGCCGACGACAGAGGTTCGACGCTGCTCGCCATCCCCACACACGGCCGGCTCTTTTATCTCATCGATTTTGGATGGTCGTCGGTGAGTGTCGACGGACGCGCACACAGACCCGTGCGCGTCGAATCGGCGGCCTGTGCAGTGGCCGGCGGCGCGACGATGCGCGCGTGGAACGCCGGCACGGACACGGCCCAACTAGGCTATTCGTTGATGTCGGCCGTACGCAACCGTTTGGGCTGCGCGCGCAGCGCCTCCTTTTACGCGCACGCCGACCGCGCGTGGTGGCCTCTCGCAGACGCGCTTGCGGCGCTGATGGCCGTCGGCGACGCACCCCAGACGGGACCACCGGCCGTACTGCCTCTTGTCGGCGGGCGCGTCGCCGATCAACGGCCAACAAGAGACGATGCCAAACAACCCCATAGTAGACGTTGCACGGCAAACTACGATGGAGGCGCGCGCAACGATGCCGACAATGCCAGTGTCGCATGCGACGACCGCGACGGCATAAACGCCGCACACGATGACGAGAGCAGCCCCGATAGTAGTGCCGACGAAAGCAGCGGGTCCGTTTGGGACGATCTCTTTTATGCAGGCATAAGCCGCGCATGTCGTCTCGGCCGCACAGACGCCTTTCTCGCCGTCGTGGTCGGTCGCTTTGATGCGACGCGGTCCGGTGCGCCTCTCCCGCGTGCCGGTCGTATTATCAACACGTACGCGCTCAACAGGACGATGACCCACTGAGGACACGCGCACACAGAAACACGCCCGGACAAAAAAAAGAATAGACGCCCTTTTTCGGCATACGAAATAGAGCGTGGTCTTTTTTACTCGTTTTTTCCTCGTTTTTTATACCGCGTGTTTTTTGCACGATGCGCACAAAAGAGACAGGCACGGACGCGGTGCTTGGCAGTTTTTTCTTGGCAACAAGCCAGAACCGGACGCAAAGGCGAGAAGAGGAGGACCCAACGAGCAAGAGAACGGTCGGGCAGGCGCGCACGGCGGTTGCCTAGGCGGGCGTGGACGAGCGCGCCGCAATGGCGCCCTTGGCCAGCGAGTAGAGGTTCGAGACCGAGAGCGCCATCGGATGGTCCTGCGGCACGCCCACGGTGGCGGCCTCGGAACAAAAGGTGCCGTACAGGTCGTCGGCTTGCTTTTCGGCATGGCGCCACCCGGGTCCTAGCGGCTCCTTTGGTGCCGGCGGAGCCGCGGGGGTGCGCGGCGGCCCGTAAGCCTTGCGCAAGGACTGTCGCAGCGGCTCGGGCATGCTTTTGATGCCGTCGCGCACCATCTCGTCGATGCGCGCCTGCTCTTCGGGGTCAACCATGGGCGTGCCGACGGTGCCGTTGTTGTCGTCGCCATCGAGATCCCCGTCGACGGCTTCTTGAAGGTCGTCGGGATCAAACTGGGTTTCGGATGCCTCGTCTCCGGCCCCATCTGCGGCCATGTCAGAAGCCGCCTCGTCGTCGCTGTCGCCCTTTTTCACGGGCGTCTTCTTGGCGCGCGGTGCGGGCGGCGCCGAGCACTCTTCGACAAAGGCGTCCCAATGCGTCTCGACGAGACCCATAATGGGCTTGTAGGCGCGCGGACTGGCGCCGTCCTTTTTGGCGACATAGATAAACATGGCCTCCATCCACGCAGGCATCTTTTTCGGGATGCGCACTTTTTTCTTTTCCTTGCCCATTTTCTTCTGTCGTTCTTGCCGATCGTCGATCAGGGTCGGCTGGTGTCGCACACACACACGCGCCCGCCCGCCTATGTATTTGTCTTTTTGTTTACCCCTCGCCCGTGCGTGGCGTGCCGCTTTGCCCTTGCTGGGCGACCTCTTTTTTCCCTTGTAAAAAAGGGGCCGACGTGTGTGCCGTCTGGTGGCGGCGACCGCGGTGTCCTTTGGCGCGCCGCGGGAACAACGGCACCCAGCGCACGAAGCCGCAATCCGAGCGACGAAAAAAAAACAAAGACGGCCTGAGCGTGCACTTGCGCGCCCGAAATCGACGGCAGATGAAAAAAAAACAGGCGCATCCTCTCACGCGCCTTATGCGCCCACACAAAGAGAGGGAGAGAGAGAGAGGAAAACAGACCCGGGATCTATGTTGTTGTTGGCGCGCAAACTGCAAGAAAAGAACCAGAGAAAGAGGGATTGGGGGGGGGGGTAAAAAAGAAGGCGCATTTCGCACGGGGGTTTGGTACATTACAGTTCTTTCTGCCGTTGTGTGTTTTGTCTGCACACAAAAGACGGCCTATATTTGAGCGGCGCCTGGAAAAAGCAGAAGCAATATTTGTCGTCGCGCGCCTAGAGTTTGTCTGCGCCGTTCTCATCGCAATGGGGCGTCGCGGGCGCGTCGGGCTCGATCCTACGACGCTTGGCAGGAGGCAACATCGACACGCACCGAGCGAGACGGCCGCTGCCAGATGCACAGTGCGCGCACGAGCACCGATACGCATATTCTTGCGTAGGCTCAAGACCGACCAGGGTCTGTTCGATATCCATCGCCCTCACCGTGGCGATGCAGAGATCGGGCGCGTGCCGTCGTATCCGTTCGATGTACTTTTGGTAATGGGCTTGACCGATCGAACCGATCATGTCGACAGTTTCTTGGAGTTGCTCACGCGCCATGCTCTCGCATACATATTCCGCGGTCGCCTCCTTGATGACGGAAGCCGCGGCCACCACCGCCGGCGTAATGGGCACGTTCTTTTCATCGACGATATAGCGTGCGGCGTTTATGCGGCCCATCCGCAGCGCGCGGGCGAGGGCGCTGTTCCACGGGAACGATTCTTCCAATATCGTGTTGATCGCCCTCATCACATCGGCCTTGTCGCAGATCAGCGCAGACCACATGAGCGACGTCGGGGTGACCGACGAGGTGAACCGCTCGGCGAGCCACATGAGGCACTGGGGCTGACTGTTGCCTGACGCTGCGCTCATAGCCACGTCAATCGACTCCTGGTCGGGCGGTCCAAACCGCATAAAACACGGACCCGACTCGTCGCACGCCCACGCGAGCACGTCTACCGTGTCGTGTGTGGCGGCGCCCGCGAGGATCGGCGCGTAGCCGCGACACAGGCCGGCTTCGATCATCAGTGTCAGCTTGTCGATGCGACCAGTCCGCGCGACTTCTCGCGTTTCCCTCTGTATCGCTATGTCGTCGGCAAGATCCGGTGATTCCTTTGCCATGTATGCGACCATGCCCATATTCGTCGCGCGGATGGCCGACACTGCGCGCTCAACCGTGAGCGGCACAACGCCCGAGCATCGATTCTCGCGCATCCATGTTATTATGTCCGGTGTGGGCGCCTCCCATGCCGCGCGTCCCACGTCGCCAGTGCACATACACCGCGACGACGAACGCGCGATTTGAATGTCGTGCGCATACACAAAACACTCGATGTGGCCCGCGCGCGCCGATGCGCACGCGATGCCGGTCGAGATATTTAGCCGGGGTGACAATGCGCATGTCTCGCGGTGTAAATACCGCACGCTGTCCACACACCCTATGGATGCCGCCGTGACCGTGGCGTCGGCGAGTGCCTTTATTATGGCATCCTTGGTGGCAGGGGGGCGCGCATCGGAAATGGGGTGGGGTAGCCCGTCGATGCGATCGGCACAGGTTGTCGCCCCGTGAGCGTCGAACATGCGCACAATCAGTCGGAGTACGTCGACGCGCGATTTGCGTGTCCCGCGTAGGCCTCCTCGGACGGCGTCTTCCAAGACGCCGATCGGCAGCGGCGTGTTGCGCAAGGTCATGGCGCTTTCGATGACCCATGGGGGAGCGCCGCTACGGAACAACGGGCTAATATGGTGGGCGTAGCGCTGGGCGGCCATTTTGCCAACGGACGGACCAGCAAAGAGGGACGACGCGCATTGTGCCGCGCAAAGCGCGCGCGGTTCGTCGACACCATCGACGATCTTGGCAATGATTTCGGCAGGCATGTCCGAAAGGCGAGGGTGCGTCAAGTCGTTCATCGGCTCGATGGTCCTATGTGTGCGCGTGCAAATCTCAGGCGATCTCTCTCTCTCTGTTTTTGCGAGCCACACAGTGCGTGTTGAAAAAAAAACAAAAGCAACAGAGAGTGCAACAAAACCAACGGGGGAGCGCAAGAAAAAAAGGCCGTGGCCGGCCGAGAAAAGGGACCCGCGAGGAAAAGAAATTTTTTATTGGTTCGCTGCCAACTTTTGGCCTCTTTCTGTGCGAAAGAAAAAAAAAGAGAGGACCGGTGCCCCTGGACCAACACACGCGACACGCCGGCCCCTTGCTAAAAAATCCCCAAGGGCACAAGGGAGCGCTATCCAAGGTCACAGATTGCCACAAAATGCATCTCGGTAGTCAATTTTTTTGATTATTCGGGCGCATCCTGCCAGTCGACATTTGGCACATCGCATGCCGTATTTTTCGTACACACACCCACGCGCGCGCGGGCAAAGGATACGACCATAAACATTTCCATAGGCGCGCAGCTGCCTTTTTGTGACCCTTTCTTTTGTTCCCTTTTTGAGCACTTGGAGGCTGTAGGTCCTTTTTCCCTCGCTCTTTCGACAACGGCACCACACCACCTGCCGGCACAAAAACCTTCCTTTTTTCCCCTCGACCCACCACAAAGGCAAACGTATGGGGTGCCAGGAAACAACACGATAACGGGAAAAAGGCATTCTTTTCGTGATTGTGCTTGGTGTGGTCGAGCGCCCTGCCCGCCTGTCGACCGCCGCCGCTGCTCTGTCGCCCTTTGCGTCACAAGACACACCGCCATTGGCGTAAAACAAATAGGGCCACAAAAAATCGGGAAACCCACATTTTTTTCATGAGAGTGCAGACACCGCCAAGCGTCTCCTTTTTTCTGGACCGGTCCTGTGCGCGCGGTTGTCTTGGGAGTCTCTTTTTTTACTTTTTTTTCTCGACAGCAAGCTGTTGCGCGCCGACTCCTTTAGAATGTGCCGCGGTATTCGCGCTCGCGCTCCCTATAGTCTGCGCTGACGGGCACGGGCGGCGCCGGCTGCGCCAACGACAAAAACAAGGACTGGATGGCGCGCTGGTTGGCGCCAGCTGCGATGTTGGCCAACTCCAACGCGTCGTTGGTGGTGAGGGGCGCGTCGCGCAGGATGGATTCCACGATGTAGCGCGTCACGGGCAGGGAACCCACGCGCGCGGCGGCGGCGAGCACGCGCCTGTAGTTGAGCAAATTGGACATGGGCGCCTCTCCCAAGATGCGCATCGCGGTTTGGGTATCGCCACGCGGCGGGCTCAGACGGTACACCACCGAACGAATGATGGCGTTGTCGCTGGGCGCGAAACCCGCTCGTCTCAGCGTGTCGACCAAACCCAACGCGTCGGCCTCGCCCAGCGCATTCAAGAGGGCGGCATCGAACGTCTCGGCGAGCGCGGGCATGTTGTAGGACCGCACCCCCAGCGACGTCAACACGATGGGCAATGCGATGTCGCTGGCTCCCGACGCTCGGCGCGCCACGAGGTCCCGGACCAGCGCGTCGGCCAGTGTGTCGATGGCGAGTGGACCTGCCATGACTTGGGCAAAGTCGGGCGCACCGAGAAAGCGTACGAGTGCGCCGTCGCGTGCGCCCGACACGGCATCACGAATGCGTTGGTTGGTCTGCGCAGGCACGGCGGCCGGCGGCCCCGCAACCAACAGAGGACGAGGCGCTTGAGTGCGACCGATTGCCTCGACGCCGGCGCCGCCTGCCGCGGGTATCAACGGCGCGCGCGTGCCCAAGGAAGGACCCATGCGCGACAGGGGCGTTGCCTGGGACACCGGCGGCCCCGCCCTTGCCAGAGGCGGCGCCGGTTGTCCAGTAAACGGCGGCCGAGAATAGACGTCGGCGGCGCTGATGATGCGATTTTGCTGTGGGGACGGTTGCCGTTGCGGCTGATAAAATGTGAGCGCTGGCTGTTGGGCGCGCACTGGCTCTGTGGGCGTTGCCATCGTCGACGTTGCCGTTGTCGCCACCGGAGGAGGCCCCTGTTCAGCGCCGGTTGCCCGTGAACGTTGCCACAGATCAACGTATCCCTTTCGGTCGAGCATACACGAACCCGTCCGCGTCGAAAGCACATAGAGGCGCCGTCTGGGCGGCTTCCGACTGTTGCCGATGACACCCTTGGCGGCACGTACCAGCTGCTCGGCATCGTAGGCCGTCGTCGACGTACCCGACCGTATCACGGCGCGGCGTGGCGCTGGCACATCACGCTCAAACTCGTCGCGACTCACGTCAAAGTCGGTGAAATCATACACCTCGTCGTAGCCACTCCCCCTGGGCAGGACCTGGCACTGCGGTGTCGGGTCGACGATGCTCGTGGTGATCTCGGGTTCGGGCACGGATTTGGCCGGTTGGGTCGCGGCTGCCTCACGGGCGCGTTCAAGAATACGCGTTTGATCGTCGTCGCTTATCTCTACCCGCGGCGCGGGCTGGGTGACGATCCATTGCGGTTCGCCGTACCCTTCGTCATCGCCTTCGTCCACGTCCTCAATGAGATCGACCAGTTCGACGACGTCGTACACGGTAGACACGTTGGTCGCCGTGTTGAGGATGGTCGCGCGGCGCTCGGGCGGTACGAGGCGATCAAAGGTTGGTTGGTCCACGACACGCCCTTGGGCATAGTGCACGTCGTCGGCGCCATAGGGTAGATCAACGAGCACGGCCATGGGCACTTGGTCGCCAGTGTCGGCGACGAGCCGCGGCAGATACAGATCGCGTTGCATTTTTCGGTGCTCTTTTTTTTCCTCGATGGCTATCTGCGCGTTCGCGTGGACGTCTGCGGCACCCGTATTACCATGCGGAGTCGCAGAAAAAAGGATTGGTGGCAGCACACAGCAATGGCGATGCGGGCGAGCCGTGTGCGCTCCCCCCACCCCAAAAAAAGAGGCGAGACGGCCTCGACACGCCCGGTAAAGCACGCGCCCTGCGGCGTGCCATGAAAAAAAAAAGAAAAAACAAGAACACCCTCATCGCTTGCCAGGAGCGACCAAACCTTGCCTGCTGCGACCCCCGCCGGAGTGCCGCCCTCAATGTTTTTTCTTTTTTTTTTTGTCTTTGCCGGGTGCGCGCGACGCACCCCCGTCGATGGTTTTTTCCGTAGGTTTTTGGGCGTGCCAGTTACATGCACGCGGAAAAATGACAAGAGCGGTCAGGTGTGCCGCGTCGCTGAGAAAAGGAGGTCATGGCAGCGCTCGCATTGGGCTTGTTTGTGCGCATGTGCGCGGCCCTATCTCACAGGCAAGCCGGCACCGAGTAGCAGCGACGATGGCGAGCAAAAGGCACAAAAGGACCCGCCACCGGGCACATTTTTTTTTAAAAAAAAAGAACTATAAAGCGACGCCAGGAGCAGACGAAAAAAGACACGGAAAAAAGTGACGCTGGCCATTGAGGATCGCCTTTTGCCAGGTGCGGGAAGGCAACAACAACTTTGGCAACGTCGCATAGTGAAACCAAGAAAACAGCTACTGCGGACGTATCAGAGTTGTTGTGTTCACTGTTCTTTATTTTTTTCCCCATCCCTCGGACCCTGTCGCCACCAGTGTGCTATCGCCCTAGTGCCGCGGTTGATGCAGACGCGCTCACTGTGGGGTCCGTTGCCGGCAGACGGTGAAAACGGGAGACAAGGGCCGCGCGCCGTGCTACGGGTAGGAAATGACACGACAGCCGGGCGAACAGAGGCCCTCGGTGCGCTCGGCTATGAGCATCAAGAGGCGTTGCGTATCGCGCGCCATTTTTTCATAGACCGCCACGTCGAGACTGGCCGCGCGATGGTCGTCGTCCAGGCGATCGAGCATCCGCCGCGCCGCATCGCAGGCGCGCGCTGTCTTTTGCCATTCGGCGTCCCCGGTGGCGTACCGGTCTGGCGGTCCGTACACACCGAGGCGCCGGTCAATGATCGACATCCGACAGCGGCTGCACTCGTCCAGCGAGCGCTGCGGTATTGTGTTGTTGGCCATGCGTTGTGCCGTGACCATAGCGGTCCATCGCGCTCGTCGCTCGTCGGTGTCGGCCCAAAATGGCCAACGCGTCGGGACGGGCATGACGGCAGCAAGCGACAACGGGGGCGGCGTCTCAATGACGATGACATCGTCCTCTATCGACTCACGAATACCCTTGATCATTTGAGCGTCGATGAGAGGCACAGGCCAGTCATAGAGACCGCCGTCGGTAGGGTTGATGGACGAACGACGGCGGTAGGCGCGAATGCGCGCGCGCATCTCGACATCGACCGTGGATGACGCGGCGACCGTCGACTTGTATGCTGCGTCCATGTGCGCAGCTGGCTTTTGATCTCGCGCGGAGCGGCGTGTTGGTGCGCCTTGGCGCGCTCGTGGCCGAGCCGTCACTGCCGACATGCTCGCTGTCTCTTGTTTCCTTTTCGCTGCCGGCTTTTTCTCGCTTCCTTTTCCTTGTGCGTTGTGGTTGTTGTGTTTCTTTCTTTTTTTCTTTCTTTTTTTTCTTTCTTTTTTTAAAAAACAGGCACGCGCGCACCTCGTCTCGTGCGGGATGGATCTCTCTTCTCTCTCGGCGTGTTGTGGCGGTCTGTGTGTGTGTGTTGCCCTCTGCCGCTATCGCCCAATGCGGCCCGTGTCTCCCTGTCGGCGTGTCGACATAATTCAGGAAACCCAATGAGGCCGAAAAGACCGGCGCACAAATAGGCGCACGCGCGACGTAATTCCCTAGAGACCGGTCCTTGTAGGCGTGTTCTCTTTTTATTTTTTTTTTACTCTTTCTCTTCTCTCTCCTTTGGGTTGTGCGATGCGCGTGTGCGTGTGTTGTCATTGTTGCGCTTGCCTTTCGCATGCGCACGCCAAAAGGTACACGGCGCCTCTCAGCGACCGCCGACCTTGTCTTTCATTTTTTTCAAGGAAAGGAAAAGGTGGGTGTGCCCGTCGTGTGCAAACACACACGCACACACGCGCGCATACACCACACACACACACACACAAAGAAAAGATAAACCCACGGGCGGGCACACCGCGATTACGCCGGCGATAAAACCAGAAATGAAAGAGAAACACATGCTCGCCGCCAAAAGACATCACCGAGTCCCCAAAAAAAAAGAGAAGGCCAACCGGTTGTGCGCGCCTGTCCTTTTTTGGGCGTCTTGCACGGCCTTCTCTCTCCGTCGGGCCGTGCATTTATCTGCGCGCTCCTTTGGCGCTCCATTGGTTTCGCCCTTTTTTTTGTCCGCCCTCTTTATGCGAGGGTCATTGTACGAGGCCCCCTGCGATTGTGTGGTAGCGATGGCCACGCGCTCGATGGCGCATGCCCGCGCGAACGCGAGAATCTGCGAGCGCCACCGATAACAGAGCGCCGCCGCTCCTGCCGCCGCCGCCATCGTCTCCACCACACCGACGAAAAGAGCAAAAGGAAAAGGGAAAAAGGAAAAACAAGAGGAAAAGAGGCCTTTTGTCACGGGCGCACGCGCACACACACACAACCGACAGACACCGCCAGGAGGGTTATCCTCTCGTCTCCTCCACACCATATTGCCGTCATTGCCAGTGCCTTTGTTGGTTGTCGTTTTTCCTCACGGTTTTGTGAGGCACCGCCGGCCGCCGTCGTCTGGGACAAAGGACACAGGCACGCCCAGATAAGGGCAACTGCAACAACGCAAAGAAGAGGCAAAGAACCGAGTGAAAAGAAAGGGCAGCGTTCCAACGCGCACAAGAAAAAGAGGGAGAAAAAGGGAAGGAGGGCGCAAGAGAGAGAGAGAGAGGGCGCGACCGGCGACACACAACCCGCAGAGGGGCCACACGAGCGGGCCACATACGCGCCGCCAGCCACGAAAGGAGAGGAAAAGAGGAGGGAGGTCAAGCTTCTACTGGACCAAACAAAGACGAGACACGCCAGGCCACGACGAGAAGGAGGCGAAACCAAGGAGGAAAGAGAGTGAACGCACAGAAGACGACGACACACGCACGGCCGCCAGTCGCGCACGCCCTCACCCTGCTCCCTCCCCCGCACGAGTCCCTGTCGCACCCCCGCCGCCCTCGATCCACATCCACCCAGAGGAAAGAGACGAGACATGTCGCGCGCCAACTACCGTACCTACGCGCCGACCGCTAACGGCGCCGCAGCCAGCGCCGCCGCTCAGAACCATGACGCCGCCAACGCTGCTGCTGCCAATGCCGCCGCTGCGGCCGCTGCCGCCGTGGCCGCAGCTACGGCGGCCCAGCACGCCGCACAGGGTCGCGTGCAGCCGCACGTGATGCCCATGCCGTCGTCCAACGCCAACGGCTACGACGGATGGGTGGGACCGGCCAACGGTTGCGCGCAAAAGTGGGGCTCCGGCGGCTGCTCGTCTGGCGCGTTTGTGTCCGGCCCGACGCCCGGCCAGCTGCGCAACCCGTGCACCGGCGAGGTGCGCCAGCTGTTGCCCTATGTCGAGGCGCCGCGGCCGCCCAAGCCCGGAGCCGGCCCCGCGGGCGCGCTCCACCAGGAGGAGTGGATGATCGTGAAAAAGGTCACCAACAAGCGAGGCGGCGGCGCCGCGGCCACCGGCACCACGTCGGCGGCGTGCACCCACGCCGGTCTCCAGCCGTGCCAGCGCAAGCGCTGCTGCGCCAAGAAGCGCCACACCCAGTGCTACAAGCCACAGCCCAAGCGCGAAAACTGTTATCCGGCCGATCACCAAGAGTACGACCTGGCCTACCTCACCAACTTTGACGAGGTCGACGTCGGACCCCTGGAGGACAACGACTGGAACAACTTTTCCAACGTCAAGGACTTTCACGCCGACGACGGCGAGGTGTTTGCCAACCGCAAGGGCATCACACTCGTGGCCAAGCGGTTCGGTCTCACCTACCCGGCGCCCGATGTCGACACCTCGGCCGAGCCCCACCCGACGGGCTTCCTCGATCACCCGAAGCGGTGGATCATCCGCAATTCGGACTATGAGGTGCCTCAGTGCGGCCAGATCTACGTCGAGGCCTGCATCGCCGCCAAGGTCATGGGCGTCGAGGACGCCGCGGCGCCCCTGGGCTCCATCGAGGGCGTCGACACCTTTGGCTCGGCCGTCAACAACCCGCAGTCGGACCTGCGGCTGGGCTTTGCCGCCCTCACGCTCACCGACTTTAGCAGCGGCCTCAACGCCATGGTGGCCTTTACCAACGAGACCATCTGGGCCGTCTACGAGATGTTGCCGTTTGACCAGGAGGACGGCGTCGCCGAGAACGGCAGCCGCGCCTCGTTTGCCGGCGCCTTCTTCATGGGCCAGCGCAACGTGACACGACCCAACTCGGACTTTTCGCGGGTCGGCATCGCCTACGACAAGCAAAAGGGCCTCACCTGGTACCTCAACGGCGTCGCGGTGCACAACGAGCCGCGCCCGGGCCACCCGCCCAAGCACGACCACATCCTCTATCACGTGCCCGGCGAGTCGCGCGACGTCGAGGTCGAGTGCCTCCGGTTCGGCCTCGGCCTCTTCACCATGCTCGACGCGCTGCCCATGGAGACCGACAAGATCTCGCCCAGCCAGCAGCAGGCCCTCGTGCGCCTCACGCCGGCGGGCTACACCCATCCGGTCAGGCCCGGCCGCGAGGTGTCGTTTGTCTACAACAACAGCCCGTGGTCGGCGCGCCTGCCCAACACCGGCGCCCTCTTGATCTCCAAGGAGTTCAAGATCGTCTATCGTTGCTAGACATCACGCGCGTGCGCCGTTGGTCGCCCTTTCTTTTTTTTCCTTCTACCCCATCCTCGTGCCCACACAGGACGCCCGAGGCGCGTCGCCTCGACCCCCATCGGGCGGAGCGTGCGGTGGCATGTCACGCGCATTGCTAAAAAAAAGAAAGAATGAAAAAAAAAATGGAACCAAGCAGAACCGAGGAGGCGCGGCGTCTTGGTGCCGGGTCTATGGCGGCGCAACTCTTTTTTGTGTTCTTTCCGTGTGCCTTTGCTTTGGGGGGGGGGGGGGCGGGACGCACCACTGGGACAACAAACAAAAAGCCCCAATGGTGGTGTCTCTTCTGGTTGTTGTCGACGCATACGCTCGATAAAAAAAGATCGTGCATCATAAAGGAAAAAACCTCGATAGGCCCATACATACAGGGTCCATGGTAAGACGCTCTCCCCCTTGCAGGTGCAGCGGCCCCCTTTTTTTGCTCGCTGGCGATAAGGCCTGGCTTCTCGATCGCACCGCGCGAGCCAGCCCTATCCGATCAAAAAAAAAGACATACGAAAACACGGGCAGATGCCACGCCTTTTTTCTTTCGTCTGTGTGTAGCGGCGGCACGCGCTGTTCCTGTGTTGGGCTTGCCCGTGGCGACCCCCAGCGGACAGGAATCACATCATTCGTTCTCTGCCCTTTACCTTTTTTTTCCTCGCCCGCCTAAGCGGCGCGGATGGTCTCCTCTCTTTTTCCCATGATCTTCCTAGACGCGAGACACGCATGGTGGGCAACTCGACGACGCCTTTTTTTGAGCGCGCCTTTGGCATGGGGCCATTTGCCTGGCGCGCGTCTCAGCGACTGCCTATTTGTCGACTGCCACTTTACCGAGACGGTCTTTGTTGCGGCGTCGATCGCAAAGTGTCAGTTGATCGCGTGCACGATGCATGACGGCGCTCGGGTCGACTCGCGCGCCCTCTGCAGCGAGCGACACAGCGCCGACTCGCCCCTCTAGTTGCTGCCGCCGCCGAAACTACAAAGAGAGTTGTTTCGGTTGGACTTTCTCCGCCTTTCCCCATGTTTTCTTTGCGATGCCGAATTTTATCGGCGCCTTTTGGTATGGCGGACAACAAAGATAAAAAACAGCAACGCACGGACAAAGAAGCCGACGATGCGAATGCGCGGCACCATCTCCCCTTTTGCGGCGCGAAAAAAAGACGCAAGCAAATGCAGTCGCCAGAGCCTCTCTGGAGCAAAAAAAAAGGAACGACGCGCCCATGGACGGCGACCGATACACACGGCGGGGTCCCATAAAAAAAGAGGCAAACGGCAGTTTGCCGGTCAACTCAAAAAACTCGTGTCGATGTGTGCGACGCGCCGGATCGCCGTTCTCGATACGTTGCATCGAAACCATGCGGCGCCAACAACGGCGCGCCCTCTTTTCCCTCTGGTTCGCCTCGCAAATACAGAGCCTGCACGAAAAAGGCTCCCGCGCGGTCCTCTTGTTCCTTTGGTGTATATGCATCTTTTGCGTCATCGCCAAAAAACTGCTTACCTCGTTGTTTGTTTATTCTCTTTCTTTTTGTCCGTATTTTTTTCTTGTTGAGCACGTTGTCCACAGCCCGCTTTTGACAGAGGACGAAAAAAAGGGGGTGCCAAAGAGGGCGCGCTTGCATGCGGCCGGGAAAACGGGGTTGGGCCTAGGCATCGTGTTGTCGATCGGCAACGAGGCCGCGGTCTACAAGCCACACATAAAAGACAGAGGCTGACTCGCGCAGCGACGCGTGCACCGGCATGGGACGCACACGGCACCAGCGACGCCACGCACGGGCGCCGGCCCATGTGCAACGCCACGGCCGATAGGATCGCGGATCCGAACAAAAGAGCGTCATGGCGCGCGCACGGCCAAGACGCTCGGTCACACGTTGGTTTCTATCATCGACGCACCGCGACCACAGATACTGGATGGTCGCGAATTCGGCCTCGCAATTGTCGTCTTGCGAGACGGCCAAGGCTCGATCGACTCGTTCAAACAAAAATGCCCATATGTCGGCAGCGGCCACAAGGGCGCCTGTCGTGTCGCGGCCTTGGTTGGCGGCGACCCTCTCCAGAGCCGCCACCATGCGTTCGACGCCACAGACATCGTCAAAGCGCGGATCGGTGCGATCGCACGCCGCACGCACAACGCCCGCCACCCACTGCGGCTGCGCGTGCGCCATATCGTCTGGCCAGCGTTCACAAAGCCAGGCAAACGAATCGGGATCGACGTCAAAGCGCGTGCACGCCGCAAGAAGAAGAAGACGGTTGAGGCGGCCAAAGTCGCACCGGTCCCGCGGATCGTACCGGGGCGGTCCGTCGCACAACCACGACAGCAGGGCGTCGCTGTCGTCAGAACACGGCATGTCGTCATAGTCGGCGCTCAATCTGCAGGCTCCCTCGGTCAGCGCCGCCAACACGCGCATCTCGTCGTCGCGACCGGCGCGCTGCGCGCGCTCCCATAACCAATGCGCACAATCGATCGACCTGTGGCGGCATATGAGCCTTATGGCCTCGTCCGTGTCGATGACAGACTGCGTAGGTGCGTCAGCGTCGACGTCTGGTTGCGTGGCCCAGTGCGAGAGGCGCATATCGTACAGAGCGAGCGCGCGACGATTGTCCGAGGCTATGGCGTCCTCGATGAGCCAGGCGCGGTTTTCAGAGTGCGACAGCCAGTCTCGCAACCGCGCAGCCCACGAACGGACATTGTTGTCCGCAGCCTGGGCAGCGTCCATGCAGTAGGCAACGGCGCGCGGGTCCGACGAGCCTTTGGTGCAGTCCAACACATGGGAGAGAGATGGATCGGCGAGCGCAAACACGGCGTCGATGGTGCGCACGTCGCCATTCGAAGCTGCCGCTTGCACAACAGTCGACGCCGTCATCGCCCAAGGCGCGAGGCGCATCACGACGTCGATCGCATCGCGTGAACCGCTCTTGACCGCAGCCGTGGCGACAAGCGACGTCAGGTGGTGTTGTTGTCGCGCCACGATGTTGGCATGGCTCCACGCCAAAACCGTTTGGTGCACGCCAAGCCGCGGGTCGGCATACGGCCCGCCAGTTGTCTCATTACCGGCCGTACCCAGATTCCCAGCGGCAAGAGGAAGAGACACACGACACGACGACGCGTCGGGCGAGGCAGCACGCTCCAGTGCGATGCGCACCAAAATCGGTATGCCCGTTGCGGCAAGGACAATGGTCATATCCGAGTCCAGCGGTTTCTTTTCATCGCGGGCACACTGTGCGATCCATCGGCAAAAGCGCTCGATGTGTTCACCGTCGTTCCAGTCAATTATGGTGGAGCGGCTGGTCGCCCATGCAGCGAGCGCGGAAGCGCACACGACGCGGCCACGGCCCCACGCCACCATACGATGGGGAAACCACATGCACACAGTGGGGACGCGAGGGGCTCCCCATAGCGACGGCTTTGCCTCGTCGAGGATGGCGCACCATGTTCGGCACACGAGGCGGACGGCGAACCGCCAACGCGGTTCCACGCCGCCGCCGTGACCGCTGTACTCGTCGGCATCAACACGACCTACGAGCACAAGAGACCACAACTCGTCCGGGAGGATGTCGCGCGATTCTTTTTCTGCGCTCTTCATCGGCGGATTGCGCACGGATGGTACGGCTTGTGTCTCTTTTTGGGTTCTATGACCAAGAAGAAAAAGGGACGTGATTTGCACGCCAAAAGAACGGCGTATCCTCCTTGTTCCAGCGCGGTGGCACAAACCAAAAACACCCGCAATCGCCCGCGGCGTCTTTTTTTCGCGAGGGAAAAAGGACCACACATAGATTGGTTTGCTGCTTTTTTCTCGGCGAATGGAAACCTGCCGGTCGGCGGCGCGGCGACCGCAAGGCGAAAATACGCGAGAACACGGGCATCTCGGTTGGCGAATGGCCGGGCACAGAGGCCGACCCAAGGAAAACGGGGGTGCGCGTGATGGCTCGCGATGGCACCATGCCGTCCCCCACCCAAAAAAGTCAAAATGCCAACGGGCCTCATCAAAAATGGGTCTCGCAGAGATACGCAAGAGGCACCCGTCGACAAATGGGGCTGTGGTGCCAAACCCGCCTTTGGGAAAAAAGACATCTTGTTCTCGGCAAGCAAAACACAGACCGGCACACACACACACGCCGAACGGACTCTCCCGACCTTTGTCCAATGCGCTTGCCTCTTTTTTCTCCTTCTTTTTCTGGTCCCTTGGTTTTTGTCGCTCCGCAAAGTGGCGAGGCATCCGTGCGCCTTTTTTGTGTGTCTCTGGGGGACGGGAAAAGTACGGGACCATGACAAAAGAATATATATTTTCCAAAAAAAAAAGAGACCGCAGGACAAATGCCGCCAAAGGCTACGACGATGTGCGTGTATTATTGGCGCGTAACCTGCGGGCTCGCCCACAAGAGGATGCCCAGGTAGAGGATAGAGTAGATCGTGCTGACGAGGTAGGCCTCGTACTCGCGACCGCTGAGCCACTTGGCCACGAGAAAGACGACAAATGCAGTGATGCCCAGGTTGAGAAAGGCGTTACGCGTCGGCAGCCGTGTGAATCGATAGGCGATGCGCCTTGGTCCCGACGCGGGCACCTCGGGCACGGCGTCGGGCGGGTTCTTGCGGCACTGCATTTGCACAACAAAGAAGGGGGAAGGCGAGGCAGCCTTGGTCGCTCGTCTATTGGGTGGGCGCGGTTGTGTCTCTTTTTTTTTGTTTGCTGTTGCCTTTTGGCGGTCCCGCTTCTTGGCTTGCGCACGAGCGCGGACGCGCCGCGGGAGGCTTACGTTGGGAGCGTGGAGGGAGGGTCACGCGCATACAATGAACACAGGCCCCATAACCGGCGTGGGCAAGGGCGACCTTTTTACCAGCCCATAGAGCCGCCCATGCGGACCGCGTGCGGATGCGCGTCGCCACAAGACCCCACGCTCTTTCATTTCTTTTGGGGGAGGGGGGCGGAGGGCACGCCCGCAGGCAAGGCTATCGGAGCAAAAAAGGGAACACTCTTGGGCTTTTTTTTATCTATAGAAAAAGAGGGGCGACGAGCGGCACGCGCACGCGGCGTATCCGCTGGGCTGTCGTCCCTCTTCTCTTTTCTCTTCTCTTCTCTGTCTTTTATTGCGCGACGTGACGCCCCTCTTTTTCTTTGGCGCACGCGATTGGTGCAAAGGGAAAAAGCACCCCGCGGGGGCGACACACGCGGGAAAAAAAGAGGAGCAAACGGGCTCCGCGGGCGGCATGCGCTTGGGTCGAACCAGAGACACCCCCGACCCGACTCGACCGAGACCGCAGAGCAAAAGAAAGCCCCGCCCTTTTGGCTCGAAACATCGGCCAGCACGAGAGCAGAGGAAAAAAGGGACTCGATACGCCGACGCCGCAAATACGTTGTACTTGGCGCGTGCGCGCCACCGTAATAGGTCAACCTTTTTTTTTCTTGATTAGACACTCCGCCCACCCACGATGGACGAGAAAGAAAGAGGCCACGGGAGCGAGACGAGAGGCGAGCAACCGGACGCCACCCGACTCAGACAGCGCGACGGCCCGCAGAGCGACGCGCGCCTCGACGCCGCGCTGCGCGTGTCAGGTGTGCGTCTGGCGCCGCACGCCCACCAGCGCGACGCCGTGGCATGGTGGGTGTCGCGCGAGGGCACTAGCGAGGCGGCACGCGCCGTGCCATCGGGTGGCATCCTGGCCGACGAAATGGGCCTGGGCAAGAGCATGTCGGCGGTGATGTCGGTCATGTTTTGCCGGTCGGCGTTGGCCGGCCCGGCTCCCGTGCCGCGCGCTCCCGCGCCTCTGCCCGGCACGTGGGCGGGCACGTCGCCGCCTGTCGTGGCCGCCGGCCGTGCCTCGGCAGGCGGGCCGGTGGTGCTTGCGCCCACGCTCATCGTCTGCCCCAAGAGCCTCCTCATCCAGTGGGAGCGCGAGATACTCAGACACACGACGCTCGGACCCGCCGACATCCACCTGTTTTACGGGCGTAGCGGACGGCGCATCACACGGCGACAACTCACCGACAAGGTCTTTGTGCTCACCACATACGAGATCGTGCTCGGCAGTTTTGAACACGATGCGCATTTGCCAACAGCGCCATCACCAACAACGTTCTCATCGACGTCGACATCATCAACGCAGCCGTCTTCATCGACACTCTCATCATCATCGTCGTCGAGGGCGTCGTTGGGTCGGCGCACTGTGCAGACGCGCGTCCGAGCGCCCCGCACGGCGATAGACGCAGAGAGCGTCCTGCACAGCATCGAGTGGGATCGCATCGTACTCGACGAGGCCCACGTCATACGCAACTGGCAGACCTCCAAGACACACCGCGCCGTATGTGCCTTGCGCGCGCGCCGCAGGTGGTGCCTGACCGGCACGGCATTTAACAACTCGGCATCGGACGTGATCGCTCTGTGTCGCTTTGTCGGCGTCGCGCCCTATTGCGATCCACAGTGGTGGTCCAGCGCGTCGGAACACGATGCGTCGCAATGGCGCACCACTTTTTTGCTGCGGCGCACAAAGGCGACTCTCGCTGCCTCGGTACGCGCTGTCGGTCCGGCATCTCACGCGGTAGCGGCGCACACAACGCTAGACCCAAGCACGGCGATGGCGCTCGACTCGTGCACACACGGAATACCACACAGGGCTCCTTCATCGTCGTCGTCGTCGTCGGCATCATCGGCCACAACCACGCGTCGCGGCCCGATGACGTTGCCCCCCAAAGTCGAAAAGGTCAGGCGCGTGGCGCTCACCGAGCGCGAGGCGGCTTTTTACGATGGCCTGGCCGTTGGCGCCGTCGCCGATTTCGGCGCATTCACCCAGTCCAAGGGCACCGACAAATCGCGCATGTTTGGCCAAATGCTGGAATGGCTCACCCGCCTGCGGCAGGCCTGCTGTGATCCGCTGGTGCTCAAAGGACGCTCTGCCACCATCGTGTACTCGCCGACGTCGCGCTCCGATATGGCACGACACGAGTCGTGTTGCGTGCGGTGCCACGCGATCGGTGCCGACTCGTTCGCGCTGAAGCGACTCGCGTGCGGCCACATGTCGTGCGTCGGCTGCGCGAACGATACGCTTGACAATTGCGCATTGTGCTTTGGCGCAGCCGAGACGCACCTTTGCGCCGACAATCAGAGCGAGGATATTACGGCGCGCGACGCGCCCGTGTTACGGCCCATGCCCACCGAACCGGCGTGCGGTCCTTCGTCGCGCACCGCTAGCATGGTGCGCTTTATGAACAAGATATTTGCACGCGACCGCCAATGCAAGATGGTGGTCTTTTCCCAGTGGTCCACCTACCTCGACCTCATCGAAAGCGCCGTGGTGACCCACGTCGGCGTGGACTATGTGCGTATCGACGGCGCCGTGCGACAAATTGAGAGGCGCAATGCGCTCGTGAACCGATTCGCGACGGACCCGTCGGCCCGCTGCCTGCTGATGACGATCGGCGTGGGCAGCGTCGGCCTCAACCTCGTGTGCGCCAACTATGTGCTCCTCATGGACGCGCACTACAACCCGTTTGCCGAAGCGCAGGCCGTCGACCGCGTCCATCGTATCGGACAGACGCGTCCGGTGCGCGTGGTGCGCTTTCTATCGGACGCCAGCGTCGATGCCGCCGTCGCCCAAATCCAAGCCGTCAAGCGCGCGGGCGCTGCGGCCTTTCTCGGTGGACCCGCGCCAGGCACCCCTCTCGAGATTGACGCCGACAAGAATAACGAAAACAACAACAACAGCAACGATAGTGCAGATGGCCTTGGCGCGAGCAGACGCGGCACAGTGATGCCGCGTGGCATCGACGAGCGCCAATTGCGCTCTATTTTGAGCGAAATGATCGCAGCAAGGCGTGACGTGGGGGGCGGCACGCTCGACGCCTTTGTGTTTACCAAGTCGTCGTCGGAGCCCGTGCCATCGCGCGGTATGCACCACGACGCCGGCATCACAATCAAAAAAGGCAACGGTGATGACCCTATAGATGATTGTGATGATGATATAGACGATGGCGACTATCAAGAAGAAGGAGGCGACGATGGCGGTGACGACGGACTCGATAGACGTTTCGACACCCATCATGATGACTATGACCACGACGACGACGACACCGGCCAACAACCACGGCGAGTTGCCGGCAGCGACACAGACACGGACGAGACAGATGGCAACGACGATGAGGCCGACAAAGGGGTCACCAGGAAGCAAGTCGACAGGCGCGCGCAAAGAAGATTGCGCACAACAGGCGCCATGCCGCGGCCGCGCTGCCGATTCCTGATCGAAAAGCATACCGATGGCGACGACAACGGGAAAGGCGATGACAACGACGAATGCGACATTGTTCTGGACGATGACGACACGTCGCTCGGATCTCTACCACGACGCCCGGCTCTTCATCGCCTCAAGCGCACGCGCGACACTGTCCGATGCAAGGGCAAGACGCGCCGTCCATTCAAGCGCGCGCGTCACCACGTGGCGCCCGAGCGCGACCCAGTGGCCAAAGACTGACTTTGCGTCGCTCCCATGCCTTTTTTCCCCGTTGCCTCTTGTTGTGTTTTTCTTTGCCTCTGTTTTTCCCCGATTTCCATCGAGCAAGCCAAATCCGTAAAGACGGGATGCCCTATTCTTTTTCTTTCTCTCCCCTGTTGTCTGGCGGATTCTTTCTGCGTCGTGCGCTATTTTTTTTCTTGTGTGCCGGCCGCAGCAAAAAAGGTACGGTGCTACCGCGGCGCTCTGCAGGCATTTTCTTGTATTTTTTTCTTTGAGCCTTTTCCCGCTTACGCGCGGGTGGCCAATCACGAAAAAGTCAATCGCAAGACGAGCGACGGAAAAAGGCACGGCGGTGATGCGGGCGGTCGCATGAGCGCAAGTCTTGGTCGCCGCGCTTTTTTCCAAAAAAAAAAGAGCCGCCACCACCCACGGCGGTTGTCTTTTGGGTGCGCACTCGAATGAAAAAGGCTCTGTCTCTTTTTGTCTTGGCGACAAAAGAAGAGGTCAAAAGAAAAAACGTTGATCGCGTATTGGAGAGACAGGATAAAAAAGGCAAAATGACACACTCGCGCACGCGCCAATGGCCAAAAAGGCCAGAGGCGTCCGTGACTGCCAAAAACCCCCGCAGTCTCCAAACTGCCAGAGGTTCCCAAAAAGGCTCTCAACGGTCGAAAAAAAGGTCGACCGATCACCGCAAAAAAGTGCCTGTGGCAGCGACTTTCGGCAGGCCAAAATACGGTTCGCCTGTTGGCAAGGCGCGTCGTGTGATTTCTTTTGTCCGTGAACAGGAACAGGGGGAAAAAAGATACGGCCGCAGACACTTTTGGAGCGCGTGCTTGATTTTCAATATGCCTCTTTCGTCCTTCTCCCGCGTGGAACTGCGGTGCCCCGGCGAGGCAGCGACCGCGAGATCAGTCGCAAAGAAAAAAAATTACAAAGAGGGGCAGAAGTGACACGGAAACCCGAGTGTCGGGGAGCGAAAGAAAAATGGTCAGCGCTTCGCTTGTGTTTGTGTGTTTTTTCTCATTTGGGCAGGTGAAAAAAAATGGCGTGGTTGGCTCGTCGTCTCTCGCGCGCATCCTACTCCAAAAACACGGTGCGCGTAGCCGAAAAGCGTCCAGGGACGGTGCGATCGACGAGTCGCGTCCAACCGGCGGGCGTGCCCAGCGGCGTCGGGGCCACATCCACGGCCTCGACGGCAGCGCCGGACGTCATGCCGTCACGGCGTCGGTGGTCATAGTGATAATGGTGTTGCGCAAAGTACCGCCAGGCGAGCAGCGCGAGCAGGGCCAGCACGATGAACAGAATGATCCACGGCCAGGCGCACGACGAGGACTTGGTGTCGGGACGGCACTCGGCGACGACGCCGGCAGCACGCGCCGCGTCGGCACCGTGGGCGGCGGCGGCGGCGGCCGATGCGGCGATGGCCGGCGCGTAGTAAGGCGCAGCGGCGGGCACAACCGCCGGACTGCCCACGTAGGGCGCGTAGCCGGCGGCATAGGGCGACATGGGCGGCGCAAACGCACCCGCCATGACGGGCGACGACGGAGCCACGTAAGCGGGATGCTGCGGCGGGGCAAACACCAACGGCGACGGCGGTGCCATCAGGGGCGATTGCGACAGGGGCGCCTGCGGTTGGGGCGACGCGGGGCACTCGCCGCCGGCTCCGTCCACGATGATAAAGACGTCGCTCGCCGAGGCCGCCGGCGCGACAGGGCTCTGCGCGCGCACCGCGGCGCGTTGCTGGCGGGCTTGTTCGATGGCGGCTGCCGTGGCGGCGTTGCGCTGCGCCGCAGCCGCGTCATAGTAAAAGGCGTTGTTGTTGGGCGAGGACATTGACGAGGGAAAAAGTCGGCGGCGGGTGTGGCGCGCAGGAAAGGGGCTGCTCGGCGAGGGGGTTGCAAGTCCAAAGGGTCGGGGGTCAGAGGCAGCAGCGACGATACGAGCGCAAGCAGAGGTCCTTTGTTCTTGGGCGGGCGCGGACACGGCGCCTCGACGTACGCCGGCGACGGTGCGGCACGCCGCACATATAGTGTGCTCGTGCGACCGTACACACACGCACGAGGCTCCTCTGCTCACGCCGTCCTCGCAAAGCGACGCACCCCCAAGGGAGCACGACGCATCTGGGAGGTGGGGGAGGTCGAGAAGGGAAAAAGAGGGAAAAGGCAACTTTGGAACGAGCGCGGTGGCGACATGCCTTTGGGCAGCGGCGCGCGCGCCTGTTGGCACACACGCACAAATCCACAAGACGCAAGAGGGCAACAACAATGTCCTAAAGAAAGAAAAAATGCGCCCAGACCTCTTTTTTGTCGTCAAAGCCTTTGTCCTGGCCTTTTTTACGGGGCGTCCCCGGTGGCTGGGTGCGTACCCAGCGCCGGCACCTTGTTTCGGTCTTTTTTTTTTCATTTTTTTTGCGAACGGGCGTACTTTCTTCTTTCTGTCGCCACCGTCGTCGCCGCGGTTGTCGCGCCAAATCCAACCCGACTCAACGAATACCAAAGAGTGGCCATTAAAAACACACAAGCAGGGGCGACAGAAGAGATTGAGAGAGAGAGAGGGAGAGAGAAGAAGAAACACGGTCAGGTGCGACGGGAGCAGAGGGCGTCTCTCTGCGCGGCCGGCACCCGAAAAAGGGACCGCCGTCATGGAAAGACGAGCGCACCGCACGCACCAAAATTGGGACGCGACAAAACCGCGCGAGAGACGCAAACAAACACAACACCGACTGACGCACCCAGACGATTCGATATACCCGCGGATAGAAAAGGCCGAGGGAAGAAAAGAAGACCACGGGCAAAAACGGAACAGCGAAAAAAGGGAGGGAAAAAAGGGGAAACACACAATAAGATATACGATGGCGACGGGCAACAACAAGAACACAACAGAGCGCGATGTGATCGGGTGCGGCGGGGAGGGCGGCGACTCATCGCCTATGGCCCCGATCGACTATTTGATCACCGGCAAGGCGCCCGCCGCGTCGCCGGCGACCTCTATCGCGCGCGACGGCTCGGCCATCGTGTTGCGTTGCGGATCGTCCACCGCCACCGATGTGGGCCGCTACGCCGCTCACCTGCTCCTAGGCGATGCGCAGGGTGCAACGGCGACGGGTTGGTCGACACCGCGCGATGAACTGCGCCTAGAGGCTGTCGGGCCATCGCGCGATGCCAACGACAAGCACGTCACGGTGTTCCAGCCCGATGCCGGGTTGTGGCGATTTGTCGACGAGCACGGGCGCCGCTTTGCTCTCGACGTGATCGTCAATGCCGCCAAGCCCGTGGCGAGCGAGTGCGACCCGGCGCTCTACTGGGAGGCCGTCCTCACCTACCACGGGCGCATCGGCACGCGCCACAGCGGCGTCGCCGGAGGCGCGCACGGCGAGGGAGGCGGCGACGATGACCAAAGCGACCCACACGCGGCCATGGAGGCGTTTCTCGCGGCAGCCCACAAGCACGCCGAACCCAAGGTGTTGGACAGGATCACGATCCGTCGGTGGACGGGCACGCACTGGTCGCGCCATGCGCGTCCCTCCAAGCGCCCTCTCGACACGCTCTTTCTGCCGGCCAACGCGCTCAAAGACGTAATGGACGACATGCGCGGTTTCCTCGACGGCGAGGCCGACTATGCGCGGTTCGGGAGACCCTACAAGCGCGTCTACCTCTTGTCGGGCGCCCCCGGCCTGGGCAAATCGTCGCTCGCGCTCGCGCTAGCCGGCCACTTTGATCTCGATCTCTATGTTTACGCGGTCGACGACGAATCGACCGACCAGGGCCTGGGCGCGGCCGTGTCGGCCGCCGATGCGCCCTGCGTGCTCCTCATCGAGGACGTGGACATGGCCGGCGGCCCCAAGAGCCACCTCACGCTGAGCGGTCTCACCAATGTGCTCGACGGCGCGCAAACGCGCCACGGCGTTGCCGTCTTTCTCACGACCAACCATCCGGACCGTTTGGACGCCGCTCTCGTGAGGAGCGGTCGCGTCGACAAGTGGCTCAGATTCGACGCCGCCACGGCCGACCAGATCGTGGCCATGGTGCGCCACTACTTCTCGGCGCAGTTTGGACCGAGCGGCGACCACCGGGCGCCGGAAGATGGGGGCAGCGGCATAGCCAAGGACAGCCCGGGAGACGCCTCGATGACGGCGGCCAAAGCGCGCGTTCAAAGACTGGAGCGAGTGGCCACGTCGCTGGCCGCCAGACGCGTATCGGCGGCCGCCCTGTCCGAATTTTTGTTTGACCACCGTCGATCCGAGGACATTGTCGCCGACCTCAAGGCCAACATCAAAACGATCGGGAGGCGCACGTCGGCGACAAACCTGGGCGGTGCCTCTGGCAGCGTCGACGGGGGCCATCATGACGTCGACGTGTCCTCTATGTATTGTTGATCTCGCTGTGTGTGTGTGTGTCTGTCTCTGGCCATCGTTTGGACCTACCGCCAATCTGTTTCGTGATCACCTTTTTTCCATTGGTCGGCGTGAGGCGGCCCTCTATCGACAAAACAGAGCGATGTGGCTGGGGATGCGACACAGGCGCGATGGCGCGCCAAAAAGAAAATACAGAAAAAAAGGGAACGCAAATCCCATTTGGAGCCTCGCAACTTTGTGTCGTGCACAGAAAGAAAACCCAAGGCAAAGAGAAAAGAAGATGTCGAAGCGATGCCGTCGGACGACCCGCAACATGGGCGAGCGCGCCACCGACCCTTTTCGGACAAGCCTTTTTTCTCTCGAACCAATGAAAAAAAGCCATCGCTCTTGGGGACGAAAAGGCTGCCGCTTTTCTGACCGACATTTTTTTTCACTTGGGAGCGGCTGCAGGATTGGAGCCAACGAGAGGCCTCTTGTGCTCTGTCTCTTTTTTTGTGTTGTTGTGGGTTGCAAAAGGAAACAAAACCCAAAAGCGCCCGAGCAAAAGAGAGAGGCGACCAATCCGCTCGCTTTTTTCCGCAACAACACTGCAAAAAAAACAAAAGGGAAAACAAGAACGCGATCTCCTCCAGGAAAAAAAAGAGGAACCGCGTCCCTGTTTTGCCTCGGTGGATGTCTTTTTTCCTTTTTCGGTCCCGTGCGAGGCCGCCGGGCGTGACGCCAAAGAAAAAAAGACGGGACCTAAAAGCGCCCGCATGCGCACGGGCGCTGTCTTGCCTGGGAAAAAGCGTGTGTGTCGCCGATGCACGAGGAAAAAAAGGAAAAGCGAAACCGCCCTTTGCCAACCTGTTTGTTTATGGTGTTTTGGAAACATACCGCCCCACGCCCGCCGATGAACAACCGGCACGGTCATCGGAATGGTCATGGTGATCGAAAAAAAGAAAGAACGGCAAGACCCCCCACCCGGCAACCCGAACCTGTCGCCTCTGGGCGGGGTGTTGCGCTTTTCTTTCCTTTTCCTCGCTTCAGCAGACAATTTTTTTCTTGTTTTTTTTTCTTGTTTGGGGGCGGTCGCGTTGGCTCTCGGTGTGTGCGCGTGTGCTTGGGGATGCCCGCGTGCCACAACGCGCTCCGACACACGCAACGTGTCGTGCAATAGTTAAGCGCTGCGTCGTTCGGCTGTGTGTTTTTGTACGTTCTCGTGGGCAGTCACACGATGCAAGACCGTCGGCCATGGTCTGATGCCGACGCGCACGAGTCGACCGCAACATTGAGACGTCTCTGTGGCCGCCTGGCCGATGGCACCCCGCACACTGGCGACATCAGCGAATGGGCACGCCTCACGTTGAACGTATCGTTCGACGATCTGAATGGACGGGAGGAAGGAGACGCCATCGATTGCGACGCCCTTGTAACGCGCTATGGCATCTTTTGGGAGGCGCTCGCACAAAGGCCGCGCGTCGCCGACATCGTGTCTGGCCAACAATGGCCACCGTCGGTGACCGACGTGGCGACCTTGTTTGACGGCATCGCCATACCTGGCGGTATCGTCGACGTTGGACAGGGCGATCCGATGCTGGACCTTCCGGCGTCGCTCGACCGCCGCCTACGTCGGAGAGACCTCTTGCGAGCGCGCGGACCCAGCACCGTTGATCCCGCCTTTCCCGACCCTCTGCCCAGATGGAAGCGCGTGCTGTTTTCTATCGCGTGTGCCAATGACGACGACAGCGATGGCCACGCCTTTCAACGCGGTCGCCACGGCGATTACCGTGGCTCGTATGGCAAATGCGGTGGCCGTGGCGAGCGCGAGGATAGCGGCGGCGGTGACGACGACGACAAGAAAGACGATGCCCATCGCGGTTGCCAAGAGCGACGTGATTTGCGCGGCGATGCATTGGATGGATTTTTCATCATGGTCGCCCCTCCGTCGCCGGAACCCGATGAAGACGAGGAGGAATATGATGCGTATGTCGATCTCTATCGCGTGGCCGCCGACGGCAATGCGCACCCGATCGCCGCCGGAATCATCGAATGGAACGAGGCCGACAACTGGACGGCTGTCGGACGCGGAGACGTCTTTAATCCCGACCGGGCCGAGGCCGCCGTGGGGGACCTCGCCTGGCTTTTGCCCGCTTTTCTGCGACGGCTCGCCAAGGGTCTAGGCTCTCGCGGCAACGATGGCCTCGACGCCGCATTTAGCGACGCGACGTACGCGCACGGTGACACGACGCCCTGCGATGAGGCACAGCAGGACGATTTCGATTGCACGCCTGGATGGGTGGCCGGCGCTGACGAGGTGCGCGGCGCGCTGGTCCAGATCGGATCGATCGGCGGCCTGCCCGAGGGGATCGTCGCGCACGAGCCCGGCCTGGAGCCGCCCGTTTTCGCCTTGTGGATGGACCACGACCAGTTGCGTCTGGCAATGAGCCTGTTTGCCGGGCAGCGGGCGGCCAAAACAGCACGGGCCATTGCCGACGCCGACGCCGCGCGTTCGCTAGAAGGTGCGGCGGCCGCGATCTACCGCGGCCCGGCGTTTGGCGGGCTGCTCCCCGAGGGCGTCGCGCACCGTCTCGCCTTTCATCGCTGGGTGCGCGGATGCGCGGGCGCACGCGACCGCCCCCTCTACGAGGAGGCTCTCTGGCACTGGCCCGAACAGTCCGCGGGCGACCTCTCTGTTCAGCTGGACATTGAGCCGGACGCGCGTGTCGACCCGCGCCGCACGTCTTGCGGCGCAGAGGCCGTCGACGACATCTTGGCGGCTGCCGAATCCCTTGGCGTCGTGCCCAGTGCGGCCGAAGCCCAGAGGCCACGCCTTTTGTGTGCCCCTCTCGCGCGGGACGCCGTTCGCGCGGGCGCATGGGCGGCCTTTGGCGTGCGGCCTTTCGAGCCAGAAGCCGCGGCCCCGTACGCCGACCACGCGGGGCTTGCCGCGCAGCGCGGGCCATGGAGACGCGCGTGCATGGGCACGGCCACGCCGCAAGACGTGGCCGACTTGGTCGCGAGCGCGCTCGACGTCGGCCTTGCATTAGAGAAAGAGGACCTGGCCGACCCTGGACGTCTTTGCGCCAGGTTGGCCCTTTTCATGGCCGTGTGAGAGTGCACCGGCGCGCGTTGCGCTCTTGCCGCATCCATTTTTCTCGTCTTCTTTTTTTTTCCCGACCAAAGAAAAAAAAATAGGATGGCTTTTAGCGGGGGCGAGGAAAGGGGCGGGGGTCAATTTTCATTGTCTGCGCCTTGTGCGCGTGCTCTCGCATCGGCAGAGGCCCCTGTTCGGCCGTCCGTCCCCCTGTTGGCCGCTCGTGCGTGGTTCAGGCTCTTTGCCCTGTTTCTTTTTTTTTGCCCCCGTGAAAAGATCGACACCAATCTTTGGCGTATTTGGCGCGGACAAACAAGGGAGAACAGACAGATGGGGCGCATGTGGGCGTATCCCGCCGCGATCAAAGGCGCTCGTGCTCTTTTGCCTGGACTCATTTTTTTTTTCGTGTTGGTTGATGCAAAAGAGACCATCGGAAAAAAAAGCGGGAGAGGACGTCGGGTTCAGAGTCGGGTTTGCTCTGTGCACACGCAGAGGACAGGACGACCTCGCAGATGGCGCACAAAGCACACAACAGACCAAAAGGGTCGACGGGCAGAGACAAGGGCAACGTCCGCCGCGATTCTTTGCGCTTTTCCTCTTGTCTCTTTTTTTTAGTCTCTGGGCCACCAAACTCGCGCAGCGCAACACAGAGGCCGCCCCGTTGAGCAATCGCCAGGGTAAAAAAAAAAGAGAAGAAAAAAGAGAAAAGGACCGTCATCCGAATGGCTCGTGAAATTTCTCGCACAACGACAACAACGACACGCTCGGTGGGCCAGGTGCCGGTGGCCATCGTGGGCGCCCTCCCGGCCGACGCGGTGGCGCCACGCGCCGGCGTGTTTTATCCGTCTGCCGACGCCCAGGGTGGGGGCACGCTGTGCCTCACCGAGGGGCCGAGCAACGAGGCGGCGCTCACCGCGGCGGCCATGCCGTTTATCATTCCGGAAAAGACCGGACCCGGCGTCGGCGATCAGCCACCCGTGGGCTACGCCATCGGCGCGCCGGCCGTCGCCGCGGCCAATCCCTACTTTCGACGCGTGCTCTACACGGTGCCCGACGGCGGCGGGCAGCTGGTCGCCATGACCCTGCGTCCGCACGAGAACATCGGCCTCGAGGCGCACCGCACCGTCACGCAGACCATTCGCGTCGAGGGCGGCGTCGGCACGGCGCGCGTGGGCAACACCACACTGCACGTGGGACCGGGCGCGCTGGTGGTCGTACCGCCGAGCGTGCTCCACGACGTCGTCAACGTGTCGGATGTCGAGCCCCTACAACTGACCGTGTTTTACACCGAGGCCCTCCACCCACCCGGACTGGTTGAGCCGCTCAAGGCATCGGGCGCGCTGGCCGAGTGCCAGGCCGAAGCCCTCCAGCAGGCATCCGACGACAGCAGAGACGCCTACGCCGGCGCCCAATACTACCTCGGCAACAACAATAACGCCAACGGCGATCTCAACGCCGTGGGAGGCGGCGGGCTGGCCTATGGCGAGCCTCTGCCTGCCGCCGAAACCGGGTGGCGTGCTCGTCTGGGACCCGTCGGACTGCCCTGGTGGTAGTGCGCGCTTCCCCTTTGCCGCGTACCTTTTTTGCTCGACCCAAATAGAAAATGTCAATTTTTCATCTTTTCTCTCCTTTAAAACTCACCCCAAGGTAGTCCGCGGTGATCGCGTCTCCTGGTTCGCGAATTGTGTTTCTTTGTCGCGAAGGCGAGGCCTCGCCAGGCCTTTTTACCGATTTTGGAGTCCGAACCCACGGCATGCCTTTTTCTTTTGGAGGTGCTGGCGCGTGATGGCCCCGGCGGAACAAGCATGAAAAGAAAACCCATTTACGCGCTCCCTCCTTCTTTTTTTTTTACTCACATGTTTTGTCCGTCTGCCTTGTTGCTGCGGGACTTTGGCCGATGGACGGACGGGTCTTTGTTGCCCTATTGGCGCCAAAATAATTCTTCGTGTCTGTTTCTTGCCTCTTTTTTGTGGGACCTCTCTTTGCCTGGAGGGGGACCCGACCGCTGCCGTCCTCTTTGTGCGCGGCCTTTTTGCTTGATCCTGTCGGGCGCCTCTTTTTTTGAATTGACAATTTTTTATTTTTTTTTGATTGTTTTTCAACAGATTTGTTTGATGACAAGCGAAATGATACGGCATTCGCCCGTGCCGCCAGGCGACGATGGGAGTGTCGTGGTGCCGCCTGGCCCGTCGGTCGACACGAGCACCAGTTGGATGATGAGCGGCGTTCGAACGCACTTGATGATGAGACAACCCGACACGACGGTGGTGTCTGATCCAAAGGTGCGCACGTGGGGCGTGGTGCTCTGGCCCGCCACGCGGATGCCAAACTGCGACGGGTTGGTGGTCACTGCGCTGATACAAATCTCAAACGTGCCGGGCAGTCCGTCGCACGTCTCGATGACGATCTCGGTGGCGTTGCCACGATGCAGCGCCGTGTTGTTGGTGGGACCCGCCGTCAACTGCACGGCTTGGCCGGCCGTCAGGGTCGTGTTGGCGTTGGGTCGCGAGAGCACGTAAAAGTCGCCAAAGGCCGGGCCGGGACCGATCGTGCCTTCAAAGGGCGAAGACCCGGCAGGTGGACCCAGCCCGAGGGCCTCGTCGTCGAGTGCGTTCCCGCTGCCTCGATCCGTGTGGCGAATGAGAGTCAACTGCCGTTGGCAGACTGGCGTTGCGGCTAGAACCGGCTGCGCGGCAAAGACGGGCGGCGGCGCGGCAGCAAACACGGGCGGAGGCGGTGCCGCGGCAAAGACAGCTGGCTGCTGTACGACCGTGGGTGCGCCTACGGAAAGTGGGGGTGCCACGGCAGCCACCTCGACGGCTTGCGGTACAGCGGCAGCGGCGGCCACACCGACCACGGGCGCCGGTGCGGCGGCCGCGACAGCCCCCACAACCGGTGCGGCAGCGGCGGCGACGGGAGAGGCAACGCCGACAGCCGGCGCCGCGACCTGCGCGACGGCACCTACGGGCTGCGCAACGGCACCCACGGGCTGCGCAGCCGCGACGGCGCCATAAGGCTCGGCGACGGCGCCATAGGCCGCCTGTTGCTGGGCATAGGCTTGTTGCGGCACAGCGGCGGCGCCATAGGCCACTTGTTGCTGCTGCTGTGCCACGGGAGCGGCGCCTGCAAAAGCCGTCTGCTGTTGTGGCTGAGGCGCAACACCATAGGCGCCCTGTGGAGCGACGCCCAACTGGCCTGGGGCGGCGGGCTGGGACGACGGGGGACACGCGGGCGCGCTTGCGTACGTCGGGGCGGCAGCGCCCACATTGCCGACAGGTTGTTGCTGCTGTTGCTGTCCGTTGGGAGCCGGCGCGCCATAAGACGGCTGCGAACTGGGGACCTGGCCATAGGTCGGCTGTGGCTGCTGCTGCACAGGCGCCGGTTGGGCGTAGGCGTTTGGTTGCTGTTGTTGCTGTTGTTGACCATAGGCGGGCTGGGAGGGGGCACCCGTGGCATAGCTTCCATAAGGTCCACCGTTGGCGCTGGGCTGCGGGGCTGCGACACCATAGTTGGCGCCGTTGTTGCTGTTGCCACAGTTGGCCGCAGACCAGCTTCCGCCGACAGTGCCCGGGGGTGGAGGCGGCGGCGGTTCGCTCGTGTACGGACGCGCTCCGCCATACGTCGACTGTTGTTGCGCGTATTGTTGTTGTTGCTGCTGCTGCTGCAATTGTTGAGGCAATTGGTCGCCGTTGCCGTAGAACCCTTGGCCGTTGTCGCAATAGGACGGAGCCGATCCGTATACGCCACTGCCACCGCCATTGCCACCGCCATTGCCGCTGGTGCCATAGGTGACCGGTGGCATGTGCGAGACAATGCCCGCCTCGCGTGGCGGCGCCGCATAGACCGTGTGTTCGCGACGGACCGAGGCGCCGGCGCACGTCGTGCGAGTGTTGGTGCTGATCCCGGCGACGACGCCGGCCGCGGCGCGCACATCGCGCGCTCCTCGAGGCGCTGCGTCTGCGTAATAGTAGCGTCCATCGCCGGGCGGCGGGTCAACGGGGGCGCGCGATAGACGCCGCGCGGTAGAGGGCATGGCCGGCGATCGGATCGAATAGAGCGGACCTCCGCCCTGTGGGTCATTGGCGTAGCCGTTGTTGTTGTTGTTGCCGGGCGCGTATTGACCGTAAGATGGGTGCGCTTGGGTTTGGTAGGTCGCGGGTGCCGCCGCCCCGTACTGCTGATGGGCGACGTCGAGATGCGCCGTCGACACGCGCCGGCGTGCGTCGGCAATGCGGCCGCGTCCATCGCTTCGCACGGAGGGTGCACGCGTGATGCGCTCATTCATGATATGGCGCCGGCAGGTCGCCGGCGGTCTGCGTTGCGACGACGGGGTCGACTACGCTGTCGATGTGGCTCTCTGTTTGCTCGCTCGGCGAGGCGGCTAGCGGCGTCGCTGTCGTCGTCGCCGTCGTTCCAAATCGGCTCTGGTGGCGTGTGCGTGTCTACGCGTGCACGCCGCTAATAAACCGTTTTTTTTTCTATTGATTTTCTCTATCTTTTTCTCTTTTTATGCGCGTGTGCGTGCGTGCGCGCGTGCTTTGCTCTTGTTACGAGCACACGAGCGGCTCTTGCGTCGTTGCCTTTTGTGCGCGAGATCGCGGACAGGGCACGCAAAAGAGACCGCAAACACGGGCCGGAAAACCAAAGGAGAGCAGCAGAGGCGCCAGCAAAAAAAGGTCGTGTGCGCGAGCACGCGCAAAAAGCGAACGAGGCCTGGCGAGTCGCTCTAGGATAGGGCGTCGGATTCAGTCAGAGACGACCTTTTCCCTTACGGCGGGGCAAGGCGCGCTCTCTGGTCGGGCCACGGGTGCGCTCGCGCTTTCCGGATGCCGCGCAAAAGACCCCCGCGGGCCTGCCGGGCTCTCGCTCCGCGCGTCTCTGCGCGTCCACTGTATCTTTGCGCGCACGCGTGCGGCCACACGAATCAACTCGTGGTCGTCGTTATCGCCGATTGTGTTGTGCCTCGGCGGTGGACCCTTGGTGCCTCTCTGTGTTTTTCGGCCCCCTCTTTTTTGGTGGTGTCGATTTACGCGCGCCGCGCTCCGCTGTTGCGCGATCTCGTGGCCTTTCTCAGAGGAAAAAAAAGAACAACAAGGTCCCTGTGTGGAAAATCGTCAGAGGGGGAAAGAAGAGAGAGACCAAAGGCCACCGCAGCGACAGGGCGCGATGGATGAGCGGAAAGGAATAAAAAAAGGGAAAAATGCCGAGAAAACAAAGAGAGGCGGCGTTGGTGTACCCTTTTGGCCGCTGCCGGCAAGGCGCAAGAGTAAGGAACAAAGAAAAAAACCAAACTCTGGCCCCCTCTTGGCTCCCTCTCTGTCTGCCGCTTGCGCGGTGGTTCTTGCCCTTTGGGGGCGACTGCCTGTGGCGCCATTGTGCGTCGCGCGTGCGCGACGCTCAACATTTTCGCTCCATGAAAAAAAAAAGAATCGCGATTTCCTCGCGGCAGTGGGGGAGAGGGGTGAGAGAAAGGACCCCCACTTGTCTGCCCTGTCGCTGCGCAAACCGACATCTGCGTCGGCGCTGAGAAAGAAAAAAAGACGGGTCCGCCTGTGGGGACCATGAAATTTGCGGGCAAGGCACGCGTAGGAAAAAAAAGAGGAAAGAAGGAAAACGAGAGAACGACGCGAGACGCCTCTTTCTCTCTGTTTTTTTTTCATTAAAAAAAAGACACGAAATAGTATGATACAGGGCGGCGGTGTGCCGTTGAGCGCAGATAAAGGGGGGGGGCGCGGGACAATTGGGCATGTCCGGGCGCGTCCCACGCCAACTATGGGCGCAAGCCTTTCCTTTCCCCCCGGTGGCCCGCGCAAACTCTGCTCGCGTCCCTTTGGTTTTCTCGCGTGCGCCGGCGCACGTGCGGATCCGCCATTTTCTTTTTTGCTGGTTTGCGCTCCGATCCTTTTTCATCGCTCTGCTTTGCGGTCCGGAACAGGGCTCACGCATAGTGTCGGGCTTGTTCCGGGTCGCCGCAGAGCCGCGCCACGGCGCGACACAGCGCCACGTCTACTGGTCCGCGCACGTCCTCAGGAACCCCCGCCCGCGTCGCTTCGATGAGGAGCAGCGTTGGGTCGATGCCGAAATCGGCGGCGACGGCGCGTGCTGCGCGACATAACAAAGATTCGGCGCGTGCAAACGCGTGCCGGCAGTGGACGACGTGCCGGGATCGCCGACGCGCAGGCGTCGACTCGGGTCCGTAGACGCGATCATCGCGAACGACCCAGCCGCATGTCGTGCACACCGCGTCGCCGGTGACAACATCATCAAATAGGTCGGTGCCTCCGCACCCCGAGCACCCCGCCATCGCCCCGTTGCCCTTGTCGTCGTCGTCGTTGTCGACGCTGTGTTGCCGTTTGTCCTGTCTTTGCGCCCGGTCGCGTTGATCCTGGCGTCGCGGTCTTTGCGGGACGTGCGTCGGCAATGCGCGCGCGTTTTTTTCCAAATTCTCTGTCCTTTTTCTCAAACAAAAAAAAAAGACAAGAAAAGAACAAGGGACCACGCAGCGTCGATGGAGCAAACCGCCAGACTATGTTTTCCATATTGCGAACCCCGAATAAAAAAGCAGGGGACGCCGTTCGGCGGGCGACAAAAAAACAGAGCAAGCGTGTGCCCGCCGGCGTCGCGGCGCAAAAGCGCGACCGACGCAAAAACAAAAGGCGCTCGATCGCCCAGACGAACCCGCAAGGTCGGCATTCCGTTTCTTTTTCTTTCTTTCCTTTTGCGTGACGCGGAGCCGCAGAGTCGGCTCGCGCACATTTTTTTGCCTGCGTGACTTTTTGTCAAAGTCCCCAGCAGGAGCGGGCTGCCGGGCGGCAAAAAATGCCTTTTGGTGCCCTCTTTTTTTTCTCCTACATTGCCGCAGACACGGTCCGCCAACAAGGAACAACAACAAGAAAAGATGGCGACAAGAAAAAAAGAAGCAGGGTCGCGCCGCCTGCACGCCAACACGAACCGTCGAAAGAAAGCGAGACCGGCGCCTGCGACGATACAGGAAACAAGCCCGGATAAAACTTTTTTGTGCACCCGCCGAGACGCGGTCTGCAGTCCAACAACGCGCCAAGTCGTAGCCCGCGATGTATCGCCTCAAATTCATTTTTTTATTTTTTTTGCCTCGAAAATAATTTTATCCCAGCCATTCACAAAAGACGTCTCGGCACCGCGCCAATGGCGTCGAGGTTTCGCGCACGCATAAAGTGCCTCTCTTTGCTCTTGGAAAAAAGAAAAAATACCGCGCAACGCAAGAAAAGACCAAGACAGGTAAAACCCTATCCAGGGACCGGGAACAGTTTGTGCGCCAACACGGACCCATTTCTTGTTGATCGTCAATTCTTTTGGTGGCGGGGCTGAACACCGCTCCCCCCAACCTCCAAATGGACGGCGCGTGTGCACCTGCGTCTTATGAGGACGCGCTGACGTTTGACATGCAAGATGCCATCATGCGCCGATTGGCTCTCATTGACCGGCGCGCGATGCTGCGCCTCATGAGCGCGAGCACAACGCAGAGGGCGCTGGGGTGGTCGTCTCCTGGCGCGCTAAAGGTCATCGGCGGCATGCTTGCCGGCGATGGCGCATCGACCACTATCGCCGACTATGTGCGCGCGTCTCTTGCATTGGGCGGGCACGCCGACTCGCAAATGGCGACCCTCACGCAGATGCAGTGGCTCATGACGGCCTATGCGCGATTCGTCTTCTCGTCCCCACGCGCACGGGCGCTTCTTGCGCCGCTCGCTCCCGAGTCGCCATTTTCGTTGGATCGCCTCGATCTTTTCAGTGGCGCATGCGCCTGCGTATCGGCCGAGAACGTGCGCGACTGGTACGTTTGGATCACAAACACGCGTTCCATCGACAGCACCCCATCGCCGCTGTCACGCCAATGGGAAAAGGCCGTAGGTGGCACCGGACACGCGGCACCGAGCGTGCAAATGGTGATCGACATCGTCGCCGGCCGAGGCGTCGAGGCCGGTTGTGGACCTGGCCCTGTGCGGCTCGACGGTGCTTCTTTTATGCCCGTGGTAGGGCTCGACGATGCCTCGTTGGCGTGTCTCGTCGCATCGAGCGGCGACATCCAGAGAGACATCACCGCACAAGACGTTGCCGCATGGCGCGTCGTCAAACCCGCCGGTTCGCTTCCCCAAATGCGATGCGTGCTCGGGTGCCCAGAGGTAGCCGCCGCAGCCAAGCGACACTTGGCGTCGGCCGTGGGCGACAACATGTGCGAGCGCGGCAAGCTGATCGAAGCGATGACGCCATTGGCGTTCCCACGCTTTACAGACATTTTCGATACGCGCATCCTTTTCGCCCCGACGCACGTCGACACCCTCCTTTTGGTCGCGGTCCGGTCGACGATTGTCGAGAATCTTTTGCAAGGGGCAAACCTGTGGCCCTAGCCGACGTTGTCGGCGCCACCGTGTGTTTGCGACCGCCACTGCTTCCTCCCCGCCGTGTCTCTCTCGGTCCTTGCCACCGCCGTGCTGTTGGGGTTTTTTGCTGCACTTTCGATTTTAAAAAAAAGGAAAAGAAATTCGAAAAGAAGAATGAGCGTGCGCCATGTTTGCGTCTGTGCTTTTGGTGTTTTTCTTTTTGTTGTTGTTTTTGTTGTTGTTGATGTTGTTGTCTTTCCCGTTGTGTGTGCATGTGGGGCGCAAAAGGATATGGAAAGAAGAGAGAGAGAGAGAGAGAGAGTCTACGCAACGTGGCGCTTTATTTTTTTCGCCCCTAAGAGACCGGGACGAGATACCACACGCGCGCTGTCGATGGACAACCCGACTGGACGTCCAGGGGGACGCCGGCGGCGGCCGTGACGGCGCTGGGCATCACGCACCCCGTGAGTGCAGTGTTGTGTATGACTGCCGGCTGCGAGGCCGTGCCCGGCGTGGGTCCACGCGAGACAAACCAATCGCCAAATCCCAGAGCGTCAGACGATGTCCCGACCGTCAACGGCGCCGGCAGTGTCACGGCGGCGCCCGTGCCGAGGGGTAAAAGCGAACCATCGGCACGCACATACGAGAGGGAGCGCCCGCCGGCGACGCTCGCCGTGCCGGCGGGCGCGGCATACCTCCACGGACGCGCGTCGGGCTCGGCCACGAGCACCACGCGGTTGACGGGCGTCGTCGTGCCGCCGGTCGATGCCGCCGCCGCCGGCGACAAACCCATATAGAGACCGGTGTTGCCAAAGCGCACGAGATAGTCGCCATCGGGAACATGCGCCTGCGTCGACCGGATCGCGAGAAAAGCGTCGCGGCGCCTCTCGCGACGCGCCCGCTGCACAAAGTAGCCAATGACAAAGGCGATCAGCACCGTGAAGAACAAGACAAACAGCGACACCCACAGCCACGTCCATCGCCGCGGCGGTGCGGGCGCCACCACGGCGACGTCGGTCGCGGCGGCCGTGGCGGGTACGTCGACGAGCGCTACTGGCGTCTGGGCCTGCATGTCTTTTCCTCCTGCACTCACCCGACGTTGCTTGTATAAAAATAAAAATAAAAGAAAGTCCCGTGCGTCGGTGACCTCTTTTTGGTGATACTTGTATGCGCGGGCGTGTCCTTGCCTTGGCCCGTTGGGAATCGCGATCGGGCGACGCACGACAAGGCGGCGCGGCCCACCGCCAGCGCCTTTTCTGCTTCCCCTCCCCTATGGAAGAAAAACCCATGGAGTGTCACGGCAAGTTTACAGAGAGACGAGCGCCCAGGCAAAGAGCGCATGGGAGAAAGAGGTTCAGGCCCCCCAGTGCGTCTTTAGGGCGACGGCAACGTCTCCATAACGTCTCTCCGTGTCTCGGTCAACAAAAAGACAGTGCCCGCAAGTGTGTCGCCACCCCGTTGGTTGGCAACAGCGTGCGCACGCCTCCAAACTCGCGGCCGTGCCTCGCCAAGGCCTTTCTCTCTGTGATCGACGAAACCAAAAAAAAATAGGATAGAGCACTGACAGCAAAAGGAGAGAAAAAACAGAGGAGCAGGAGACACTGAGCCGACAGGGGGGAAGAAAAAAGAAAGAAAGAAAGAAAAGGAAGCGCACCGGCAAAAGGCCCAGTTAAAGGGGAAAAAAAAGATGGATCGCGAAAGTGGCGCTGCGCCTCTTTGCTCTCTGATGGCGCCCGCCGCCGGTCCGGATCGAGACACCAACAACGATTGGGTGCTTTTGGTCGTTGAAGAGATGGCCGGCACGGCGTCCTTTTACCGCGCGTCAGACGGCGTGTGCCTCGGATCAGTCGAAGTGGGCCTATTGCCCCACGAGGTGCGCGCGACACGCGACGGCGCCACCGCCTTCGTGTCGGCCTTTGGTCTGCACGACTATGACTCGCCGCTCGGACGGCCGGGCGCGACCGTCGCCGAAATCGACGTGGCGACCATGACGGTACGCCGGCGCCTGCGCACGTTTGCCCCCGGCGCACCTTTGGCCGCCGCCGACCGGGCGCCCCACGGCGTCGAACTCTCGCCCGACGAACAGACGCTCTATGTCAATTGCGAGCACGCTGATCCGACCAACGGTGTGTCGCCTTCGATCCTGGCCTATGACCTCTCTGCGTCGGCGCCGTGTCAGTCCCATTCCGGAATCGTTACCGTAAAGACATTTGGCATTTGCAAGGGCGGCGGCGGCGACGACGGCGGCATTGGTGCCTCTTGCAGCACGGGACCTGTCCGGAGCGCGCCGATCGATCACCGTTGCGCTCAGGCTCACCATTTGGTGGCCTCGCCAGACGGTCGCGTCTTGTGGATGATGTCCGGACCCCAGGGCCTCGGTGCCATCGATGTCGTCACGGGCAAGGCCCTGTCGGACGGTGCCGTGCTCGCGCCTCCGCCCGGCGCCGAAGCGCTCCGCGGCCTCTGCTGGTCTTCTGGTGGTGGTGGCGGTGGTGGTGGCTGCGCCCGAGACAACGACAAGGACAAAAGGAACGACGCCGTCGATGGAGCCGCGATTGCCGACGGCACATCATCGACGCAAACGCACAAGCCCCTGCTTTTGGCCAGCGGGAGGGACACCCTGGCGACGGTCGACCCGGCCGCGCCGGCGTGGGTCGACGTGTGGCGCGGTTTCGGCGTGGGCCAGCTGCTCTATTCGACCTCGACGCCCGACGGCGCCTTGCTCCTCGGACCCGCCGTGTGGAACGGGATCGTGATCGTGGTCGACGCGCACACGGGCAAACTCGTGCGGCGTGTACCCACGGGCCTGGCGCCGATCCACGTCAACGCTTCGCCCGACGGTCGCCACGCCTATGTCACCAATGCCTACGAGTCGTTTGTCACCGAGATCGATCTGCGCTCCTTTGCCATCAGGCGCATTGCGACCCGCAGCGGCCCCAACGGCCTGGCCATTTTGACCCCGTCGGCCGTCCCGGCGGCCGCGGAGGCGCCGCGCGCGCGCGCCGCCCCGGATGTCGACATTGTGCTGAGGCTCACGGCCGCCGTCGACATGACGGGTACGGCTGTGCCCGGCCGAAGGCACGACGTCGGGTGCGAAGTGCTGGCCGGGGCCAGTATGTGGGCGCGCTCGATCGCGGGCGACGGTGGCATTCTGCATCTGGGCGCCGGCTCTGCCGTCAAGATGAACACCGTTGTCGACTATGCCGATCTGGAGAGCGACTCCACGGGCGCCGTGTTGGCATCTGTGGTCCGCGAGGGCGCAGCCTACAAGGTGCAGGTCCCATCTTGCAGAGGGCGCGAGGTGCGCATCGTCGTCGCGCATGGCGTCGGCGATACACGGGCGGCGGTAGCCGAGGTCCGCGAATGTGGAGGTAGCGTTATCTTGTTTGTGTTGGAGCCGACTCTGGCGCCGGGCGCCGTCCGCCGCATGGGGCCGTGGGCATGGGCCGTGTCGGCAGACGCCACCCACGGCGGCGATCAGGACGCGCTCTCACACGACCGTTGGGTATCGCGCGCCGACTTTGACGATGCCTACTGGGACAAGTTTCACGAACGCCCCGCTCCGGTGGCCACGGTCGCCGCTGCTGGGGCGTGCTGTCTGATCGAAGCCGCGCTGACCATCGCAGCCCGTTCGGTTGGATCGATGTTTGGCGTGGCCGACATTGACGACGCACTCGCCGGCATGTCGGTGCACCACGGATTCTGCGGCACGGCAAAGATTGCCGGTTAAAGCGGCGGCCGCCCTACTCGGCATTTGTTCTCTCTTTTTTTTTATTTCCTTCTTTTTCTTTGTGCCCACCAGTCGGCCGGCACCCAACGCCCAGAAGGGAGAGCCACACAAGGGCATTCCTTTTTGGAGAGGAAAAAAAAAGAAAAATCACAAAATTGTCTGCGCAACGCTCTCGCCTTTCGGGAAAAAAGTCTGCAAGAAAAAAAAGGCCTTGAGACGCACAGACGCGCCGGCAGATGGGCGTTGTCTTGGGCAGGCGAATCGCGTCGCGTCTCCGAGGTGGCGTGCTGGAGACAACAACGGCTCACCACCCAAATGTCGACACAAAAAACCTGTTGGGACCAAACATATCGCGTTCATGATCGTAAACGGTTCGAGCCATCTTGGCGGTTGTGTATTTGCTCGCCGTCCCCCCCCCGCCCGGTTCGTCGCCCCCCGGCCTCTTTGGTGTGCCTGGTGCCGGCATCCCTCTTTCCTTTTTTGTCTTGGTGTTTTCCTTTTTTCCTCCAACGCCGACTGCCCGCCCTTGCCACGACAAAAAAAAGAATGACTTTTTTATTTTCATCTACTTTGGTGCAGCGTAAAAAAAAGACGCAGAGCATTGTTCCGTGAGAACCTGCGGGGACGGCTTCATGCGCTCCACCACGAAAAAGAAGAGAAAGAGGCGGCGGGTCGTTGCCTTTTCTGTTTTCTCTCTTTTTTTTGTCGATGTCGCTGACGGCACCGCCATTGGCCGGGGCTCTTTCCCCGCGGCGTCGTGCAGCACGCACAATTTTACTCTTTCAAAGGCAGCACCGAGGAAAAGGCCGTTAGCACATCACACGGCGGCAGACTTTTTTTTTCAACCAGAGACCACAAACAACAAATGAGTATCGAGGCAGAAAAAAAAGTCGCCACAAGGCAAAAAGCGGGTTTTCCCCACGTGTTGTTGTGTGTTGTGACACAGACAAGACACAAGAGGAAAAAGAGCACCGAAAAAATGAGCAGCGCGCGTGTTGTCTGATTCATGTCCTGGGGGCGTGCGACCGATCCACAACGGCGGTGCACTTGATTTCGACCAGAGCGCCAGGAACAAGGAGCGCGGTGACACCCGTCGCCATGCTCGTAAACGTGCCTCGTGGCATGCATTTGGAGCGCACGGCGACAAACCCGGCAGCGTTGTGCCGCGCGTCGACGATGGCGGCGGTGAGGTCGACAATGTCCTCTAGGCCGCGGCAACCTGCCGCCTTGAGGGATCGATTGAGGTTGTCAAAGACTTGGCGCGTCTGTCGGCGGATACCGCCGCGCACGAGGCGCCCGTCGGGACCGTTGGCCACCGTGCCGCTGACCCATACGGTATCTCTGCAACGCACGACCTGCGCGAATCCGTACTGCTCGACGTCGGCTCTGGCAAATGAAGGCGTCACTATGGCGTGGCATGGCTCCCTTTGCGACGGCGGTGACCGCGCGCCACGGACACGGCGTCGCGGCGACGGACCCGAGCATGGATCGGTCGGTCCAGGCGACGCGGGGGCCTTTGCGCGGGTGGGGCGATGCGTTGCGGCGATTCTTTGCATCGGAGCAACACCTAGACTTGTTTACTGGCGGCGCACCAAAAAGCGGCGCACCGCACGGCGTCGCTCTGGGTACGGCCGCCGCGCCCCTCTCCGAGAGCCTTTTGGTGTCTTTTTTCTTTTTTCCCTCTTGTGCCCCCACAGGGACGATTTCTTTGTATGGGACGCTCGCATACGAGCCATAAGCATCAACCCGCAAATCTAGAAGGAGGAGCGCGCTCTTTTTATCGTGCCGTTTTTTTGTCTCTTTCTTTTTTCGGCCGTCTCCCCTGTGTGGCGCCCCTCCCCGCCAAAGGCCTCTTGCCCTCTTCGTCGCACCTCCTTTTTTTTCTCGAGGCCAAAGTCCAGGGAACAAAATAAAAAAAGACACACGGACGCCTTGAGGTCTTTTCGCCTGATTGGCCTTTTCGTGCCAGTTTGAAATTTTTTCCAGTGTCTTTGTGTCCGCGATCTGCTCCACGCACGACCATACACGCAGTCAAAGAGGCAATGTCGATTTTGTCGCAAACGGCGGCTGTTTTCTCTCCTTCTCCCAATCGTTTTTTTGTACTGGCATTTTTTGCGTTGTGTAGGCGTCGTCTGGCACTGGCGGCGGCGGCAAAAGGAGCAGCACACAACACAATATGGTCGATGGTTTTTTGACGCCGGCACAGCGCGTCTCTGCCCCACATACCAAAAAAATTACACATGGCGGCTCGCCGGGCTTTTAAGGCGGCGTATCGTGAATGACGAGTTAACACGAAAGCGTCTACAAAAAACACTTTAGATCCAATAAGGCTGGGTTTATGATTGTGGAAGATTCATATCATTGGTGATGGCGTGTTAACTTGCCATTCCCGATACGCCGCCTTAAAAGGAGGGCCATAGAGGGGAAAAAGGCAAAAACATATAGCGCCCCTTTTGTCGGGGTTTCTCTTTTATTTTCCCTGTTTGTGGTGGGTTCGCGGCCATTTTTGGTGCCTTGGGTGTCTGTGTGCGTATGGGCGTACGTGTGTGCGCAATTTGTTTCGTCTTGGCCTTGTATTTCGCTTGGTCGCGCAGCGCGCGGACACGAGGAAAGGTCGGACTTGTCCTGGTTCTTTTTTTTTTCCCTCCTCTGCGGGGGAGCGCCGCGGTGGTGGCAAAGTGCCGGATGCGCACGCGCACCCAACCGTTGTGGCGTAATGCGCTTCAAGACGCGTGCCCTTTCGGGTAAAAAACCCCAGAGACGAGCGCGCCCACAAAAAAATCAAACCATGGCGTCCATCGACCCCGTGTGGTCTCGTGCTCTCGGCGCCCACCCGCGCGTGCGCGCTGCCCTCGGTGATGGCCCCACAGAGGCGGGCGGCGGAACGGTGCCGCTCTTTTACCGCCTCGGCGATCTCTTGCGCGCACTCGGCCCACCGTCCTCGTCGTTTGGCTTGGCAACTGATCCCGTCGACACCTTTCTCGTCGACCTCTTTGGTCTCTATCTCGACTGGCCCTCGTGGGCCACAAATCAGCTGGTCGAAGCCGTCGATGCACGGTTGTCGGTGCGCGAAAGCGGCATATTGCCTCTGTTTGCCGTTGGCCCCGAGACGGCGCTGGGGTGCATCGATACACGCGGTGACCGCTCCAATGTCTTTTACCTGTTTGTCGTGTGGCCTCCGGTGCGCGGTGCCTCAACGCCCACGGCGCGCGTCTCTATGTATCGCGTTCAGCGTATGCCGCCCGAACAAGACCATGGCGATGCTTATGATGATGATGACGGTGGCGACCCTGCACGCAACCTTTCCGTGACCGGCCTACTGGCACAAGTTCGCGTCCCCCGTGAGGAGACCGACGGCTACGGCGACTACCATGACGAAATCGACGAGGAATACTTTGATGAGTCACAGTTTGTGGCCGACGCCGCGTTATACGACTTTGCCCATGGCACGCTGGCTGACCTCGCGGGCGTGCTGCCGCGCTTGGCAGAGGCACTCGCCGTTGACAGCCTGTCGTCGACGGCCGCGCCGATTCACCATACAAGAGGCGACGCGAGCGATGGCGGCGGCGGCGGACAATCCCGAGACGACATCAGAGAGCCGATGGGCGATCGCTATGAGGGCGCGTCGGCGATGCGGCGTTCCATGATGCCCTTGGTCGGTCTATCGCCTCATCTGGCGCGCGAGGTCATGGCGCAAAGATACACCACCGCGGCATTTGAACCGTCACTGGCGGGCGCACGCGCCGTGCTCGTGAGTCCATGTCAACTCGCGTCCGTCCTTGGGATGATCGCGGCGGCTGATGCCGCACGGCGGTTACGCGTCGTTGCAGCAGGCACGGCACCCCGAACGCTCGCTGACATGTCCATCGCCGCAGCGGCTTCCGCCGTCGTTCCTCAAGGCACACGGCTCTTGGCGAGCCTGCCCGAGGGCATCAAGGAACGCGCTGCGTTTGCCACATGGCAGCGTGTGTGCAGCGATGCGCCCGAGCCTATCACGGGCCGTCTCGCGCGTGCTGACCGTCTTGTAGATGTTGCCGATGCGCTGGGCGTGAACCTGACGGACGCGCAACTGCGTGATACCGAACGCCTGTGTCCCGACCTGTTGGACGACGTTGTACGTGCTGGCATCGCCGCGTCTTTTGGCGCGGCGCCGGCCGCTCCTCGCCTCGCGCCGCCCGAACACTTGTTCTTTAGTCAGCCGGCCCTTGCGCTCGTGCGCCATAGCGATGATGGCGTCTGGTCACCCTATGACAAAGTCGACAATGACGGATGGACGTTGGCGTGTGGCATCGCCAACGACGCGCGCCTGACTGCGGACGAGGCCGTTGCGCTTTTGCAAGCGGCCGCCGAGCAGGACGAAGGAGAGTTTGATCCGCTGCTGATCGAGACCATGACGCCCGCGGTCAAAGCGGCCGCCGTGTATGCCGAAACCGTCGGCGCGCCGCGTCTTTGAACCCGTACAACGTCGTCGCATCGCCCAACGCGTCACAACCGCTGGCGCCCCTGCTGGCCAGCGACCGCGCCTAGAAACCAGCGACGACGAAATGGACGTCGCCTCGCGCGTGGCGATATTGGCTCCGCTCGTCGCACAGGCGCTCTATGCGGGTGCCGTCCTCGACCCAGAGGACATTGTGTACCCAGGGCGGCTGTGCGCGCGCATGGCCTTTTACCGTCTCCTCGACGAGATTCGCTGATCTCAACCGCCGGGAAAAAAGCAATTCCCTTTGTTGCCCCATTTTTTTAGACAGTCGACGATTCTGTGACGATGTACGCGCGCGCTGCCCTTTTTTCCTTTCGGCCTGTGGCCTCGCCGTTGTTTCTTCTTTGCTGGGATACGGCAAGGGAAAAAAGCGGTGGCGGCGCTTGCCGGAGTGTGGCTTTCGCCAGCGGGCGCGCAAGACCGAGGCAGAAAAAAGGTGGGAGCGCGACAAGGGACGGCGACAGTGTCATTCTTTTCCGCTTTATGTTTTTTTCCTAAGCGCACGCCATGGTCGTTGGCGTGTAAATAGAATGGCAATCAGCACACGGGATAGATAGAGAGAGATGCGAAAAAAATCGTCCCTGCGTGCGAAACAAAAAAGATCAATTTTTCTGGCGCGCAACCAAGGAAAAAGAGGCGCCTGCCGAAAAGACCAAAAGGGCGAGAAAAAATGCCGACACAGAGGATCGACCCCGGTGGGGCGCATGCGCGCGCAGAAGCAGCGGCCTCCTTGGCGCGCACGATCGACGCCGAGATAGGCGCGTGGAAGGCCGAAATGACCCGCCGCATCATCATCCTGCGGCAAGAAATCGCTGCCACGGCCGCCATGGTGGGCCTCTCTCTTGACCATGAAACAGACGATCCCGAATGCAACCATCCGCGTGGCGCTTGAATGAGTATGCTTATTTTTTCTTATCCTCGCTGGCATCTCTTTTTCGCTCGTTGTTCGTTGCCTTTTTTTCCTCCTATAAAAAGGCTACATGCGGCGTCTGTGCGGTGCCCGGACGGGCGGGAGGGCCAAAAAGAAAAGTCATAAAAAACTCAAAGAGCCGCCCTAAAAGTGCATTTGTTGCCTTGTCCGCCGTAGCCCGAACCGCAGGCGCGCGGAGAGGGCCGGAACATGCCTGCTGTCGCCGCCCTGGCTCCTTTTTTCCGAATAGGCGACGAATCAGGACCCAGACACCTTTTTTTCAGAGGAGACCGCGAATGCTCCACGTTTTCCTTTTTTTTGTCCGGTCCAGGGGCCGCATGTTTACCTGGTGATCGGAAAAAAGCGCCACAAAAAAGAGACCCCCACCGTTGGCGCCGCTCTTGGCAGGCGCTCTGTGCGATTTGCGCTCTGCCGCTCAAAGAAAATCACGCGAAACCAGAGGCCCCATTTCTTGCGGGGTTTTATTTCCCTTCTTTTTTTTGGTGGTGGTGGTGGCCGACAACCTCACGACACCAGACATCGTCTATGCTGCCGCTTTTGTTTTGGTGGCGGCCGCGAGGATGGATGCCGCGTGCTCGTGGGTCATCTTTACATAGACCGCGAGGTTGTGAACGCGCTCGGTCGTTTCTTGGTCGATCAACCCCTCTTTGGCAAGGCACCAGGCAAATGCGTCCGTCATCGATGACAGCCTACCGACGACGACGCGCAGCGAAGCGATCGCCTCATCGTCGGCACCGAAATGGTCGTGATTGTCTGACGCAGAGTACGGCGTCGACGCGCACGCAAAGTGCAGGGACCGGATGTTTGCTCTGTACATGTGGCTTCGTACCGACGCAAGTTTATTCACGGCATCGCTCGCCTGTCCCGACGTCGTCACGGCTAGGTCGCGGCAGCCGTCCGATGACAAGAGCCATGCGATGTCGTCCTTGGAATCGACAAGGTCGCAGAGTTGTTTCATGCATGCGATGCCCCCGGCGGTCGCCCACGAGAGCACGGCCAGGCGCGCCGAGTGCATGACCATGTTGGCGTGGATATCCTCGCACAGGAGCCGCGCATTGTCGCTCGTGCGCCATGCTCTAATCATGTCGATCAACAGGGCCGCGTCAAAAGCTGCCAGTGAGTATTGACGCGGCTCGATGTTCCTGGTGTTGAGCAAGTTGATGTTTGCAAGTGCCTGCGCGAGGTCCCACCCCATGGAGAGGCTCCACAGACGAACCCAGGCCACGAGGTCGGACCCGTCTCCATGGCCATGTCCAGCAGCAGCCGTGGACGAGCACGACGACGCGGCGTGAGGCAATGTGCGGCGCTTGCTGTGCCGGCCGAAAGCAGGAGGAGAAACGAGAACGGACCGGGCGCTGACGAGCGTACAAACATAGGGGACGGTCTCGGCGAGCATGTCGAGGGCCTCCTGATGGCTGGCCCCGGCCATGCGCGCGGCCAGATTGCGGCCGCTCGTGTGTGCGCCCCGAGTCAACGACAAATCGAGAGCGCCGCGGACGCCAGACAAGACATTGTCGATGCCAGAACAGGCAATCATGAGCCTCTGCGCATCTAGGCGCAAAGCGCGCGGCACGAGACCGAGCATGACATCATCGGCAAGATCGCGCGCCTCGGCTGTCAAGTGCGGGTCTATTTCGCGTGTGCGCAGAGCACTGTAGATGATCAAGTTGCTCCGCACCACAGAGGAGACCGTCTCTTGCCGATATGTGGGAGAATGAAAACCAAACTCCCACAAGTCGACCGACTTGACCAGCAGGCGCGCGACGACGGCGTGCGTACGGACGACGCATGCCGTTGCATGCGGCGACAAATGGGCGAGCGCGGTGCGGACCACTTGGATATCGGCCTGGTATGATAGCATCGCATTCTCAGCCATCGCTTGGGGCCTGAGATCAGTGTCGGGCATCTCGCCATTGGCGGCCATGGGTGCGCTCTCGTGAACGTCGTAAAAGTCGATACCAATCGTCTCTTTGACGGCGTCGGCGACAGACGGTTCCAAGCGCACCATTGTCATGCACGTGCGACGCATGCGCACCAAGCAGACGAGCATGAGCGCCAGTGCATGGAGCGCCCCCGGCGCGCGGGCTTCGACGGCAGCTAACCATCGCGCCTTCCACCTATAGATCCATAGCGCACCAAATCGACGGCCACGTTGGGACTCTTCTTGTTGCGACATGCCGACGACACCGAGCGAGATATCGTCGACGCTTGGTATTGAGCCGATGTCGATATCGGCGTCCCACTCTTCACGGTGTGTGTTGCGTTTGTAGAGCGCAAAGGCTAGATGCGCGGCGTCGGCGCATGCAGCGCTGACCTGCGCCGCACGTCTCCACGCACGAGGAACAGTGAAGGGCACACAGGGATCGCCTTGGTCGGCCTCGCGTTGGTGTGGTCCAAACTGCGGATCAAAGCGCCCGTCGACACCCAAGCGCACGCCCCACGTGGCGCGCAGCACCGTGCCCTCGACCAAGAAGGCGGCGGTACGCTTGCTGATTAAAGCCAGCGCCATGTAGTCCTTCAGCGAGAGCGATCGCAGTATGTGTACGAGGCAATCGACGTCATCGAGGCCGCCCAAAAGGCCCGTAACGAATCCTGCACCGCTGCCGTCATCCATGTGGTGTCGCCTGTTTCGGGTCTGGTCAGGGTGCACAGGTCAAAGACCGAGAGCCGGCGGGGAGAGGGAATGTATGGGTGACGCGCGTCCACGCGACACAACGCGAACCCGCGACAAAAGCGACAGTATCCAATCAAAAAAAAAGCAAAGGCCTGCCGAACGGAGAGAGAGGACGACAAAGGCACGAGTGGGTTGCGTTGGACGGATTTTCTTTTGCCCTCTTGCAAATGGGACACCCGCCAAAAGGCAAACTCGTGTCGGCCAATAAACAGACGGAGCGCCGAAAAATGAAAAGGACCCCTTTTTTTCTGGGTGCCTGTGTGGCGAAAAAGGCACGGCTGCCCGAACGGAATGCATCACCAGACACTTTTTTCGTGTCTACTCGTCGCCTTGTCTGGCGCGTTCTTTTTTTCTTATTTTTGTTGCATTCTGAAAGCCATTTGGGTGAGACGCCTGCTCCTTTTTTTTGGCTTTTTCCAGTCGTCGATAATGTTGGGGGAGAAATGAGGCGCGCCGGTTCTGATGACAAGCCTGACCCGATGCGTCGCCCTGACCCGCAACGCACAACGATGTCCTTTTTTCCTCTTTCGTCTTTTGTGTCTCTCAAAAGGTCGCCTGGCGCGCCAGTGTACACAACAAAAAGCAGACAAAAAAGCACGAGACAGGCTAAAAGGGCCGACCGGGACACGGACCCTCGAACCGGTACTGCGATCCGGTCGCGCCGGCGCAGGCCTGGCAGGGATTCGGATAGGTGCGACAATCAAGCCGTATCCCGCCATCGCGTGTGCGCGTCGCGCGGCACCCGCATGTCGGGCGGTATTCGGCAGTGCATATGGGACCCGTGCCGCCCAGCGGGCACGGCGTTGGACCGGGGACGACAGGCGCCGGGGATGATGCGACCGCCTCACATCCACAACCGCAAGCGTCCCGCAGCGCAATCGTGCCGCGCGGGCATGTGACCTTGTAGGTCTCACATACGGTCGGATCGCGGCTGATATAGGTGCGGCCAGGTTCGGCACGCCGTTGCGCGCAGTAGGAACCGCCAGGGCGACCCCACGGCGGTTGCTGGCTCCCATAGGGCGTCGGTGGTGGTGGTACGCCAAAGGACCACGGCCGACGAAGATCGTGCATCACACCATAGGCGGACGGAGCGCTCGCTGGCGATTGCCACATGTCTTTTTTTCCCTCTTATTGCTCCTATCTGTCTGGCGTGTCTCTGTGCGTCGTTCAAATCCAAACACGCCTTTTTTTCTAAATTTGAAAGGGCAGGCCCGAGAAAAGGGAGCGGCGTCCCTTTTCTTCGTGTGTTTTGTCGATTCTTTATGGTGGGCTACGGTATGCCTGCTCGGCGGGGCTCGACGGATTGCGCGCAATTCGTTTTTCAACAAGACACACTCGGAATCGCACCACCGGCTGCGCCGCTACCGCTAAGCGGGCATCCATCCCTTTCGGCGCTCTTTGTTGACCCGCAGCAGCCAAAAAAAATCGCGCGCCCAGCGGCAACCGCGCCAGGACGCCGAGGTTTTTCGGGGACCCTCTGCTGCTGACGGAATGAGAAAAAAACATGATCGAAAGTGGCCGTACCGTGTGCGTGGTGCTCGGTCGCATTGTGCGGGCCGCTGCCTTTGCCAAAGCAAGCAAAAAAGGAGGAGGAGGCAAAGACGCGCTCCACGGCCGACACAGACCGCGCGCACACATGACACAAAAAAAGAAACCTAAAAAAGAAAGAAAGAAAAACAAACAATAAACGAACGGGTTTCGTCCAACCCGAATCGGGCAGGCGGGAGGGGGGCAATTGGGAGGCAAAGAGGCAACAGAGGTACGCCCTTTGTGCTCGATGCGCCCAAGGTGGCGCTGTTTGGTTGGGAGCCAACGTGCGGCCCGATGCGGGAGGCTCGCGGCGTGTGCCTGTGCGCGAGCCAATCAACGTTCGATTTTTTGCGCGCTGGCCGCAAACGGCGCGGTGCCATAAAAAGAGCGCGCTTGCGTCTACTTTTAGCACCAACTCCCTCGATCTTTTGTCACCAGACTCCCGCCTAGACCCGCCGCCACCAATACAAAGAGTGCCGGGACCGCACGAGCGTCCTGCCGCCTTGCCTCGACTTTTTCCAGACCTCTCGGCCATCCCTTTGCCCCACCATGACGACCGCGATGCCGCCTAGAACGACGCGCAACCGCACGGCGTGCGCGCCCGCGTTTATGGTCACCTTGGCCGTTGTTTGCGTGCTAGTGGTGGCGCATGGCGCACTGGCTTTCGAGTTTGGCGGAAGTCCCATCATCTCGTACGGCCAGCGCTTCAAGATCTTTAGCCTTTCGGCTAGCACCTTTTGTAGGGCCGACTGCGCCCAGACAGAGTGCGCGGTCCTTTGCGACGTGGACGTGGCCAACATGGACCAGGCAACGTACTTTGCCCTGGGTGGGTCGTGTGGCCGCGTCGTGTCGTCCAATTTGACGATGAACTCGCTCTACATCTTCAACGGCGACTCTTGCGAGTCGAGATCCGGATCGATCCAAAACCCCCATCAGTTTCGGTGCGACCGTCCGCAGTGTGGGGTGGATGCGCAGCGCTTCAACTTTCACAATGTGATGCCGCCTTCCGACGGTTGGCTCCGCGGAAATGACAGCGTCATCTGCATGCGCGAAGCCGGGCTCGCGCCGCCCAACAACTGGTGCATCGGCCAAGGATGGCCCGGCAGCCTTTTGTGCATGTTCCCGGCCTGCTATCCCGGGTTCAAGTTTGTCATCGACGAATAGTGAAGCGTGCTGCCGGTCGCCGCCCGCCGTGCGCTCCTTCTCCCGCTCGATTGTCCTTTTGCGCGCGCGCGCAAGACGGCGCCCCTGTCTCTAGTTTTTTTTTGACAATTTGTGGTCATTCCTTTTATCGCGGGTCGGGCCGGTGTGCGTCTGTTTTTTTGTCCGTTCGCGCGTACGCGCCCCATCGGTCGGTGTGGGTCTCTTGGCCGTGTTCAATTACGAAAAAAAAGTCTTTTGACCAAGGAGGAGGGGGGCGGCCCGTCGCAAAGGGCTCAGCGCAGTCTGGACCCACCCCCCTCCGCCAAGAGGGGTGGGGGGAGTGGCAAAGGACAGTTGTCGTAGGAAAAAAAAGAGTATCCATGCAGTTCCTTTGTTTGATCGGCAAAAATGAGAGCGCCGACATCGGGCATGCCTCTCTCTCTCTCTCTGTCTATGTGCGCCCCCCGCCCACACACAAGCCTCAAGGTGGCGCATCGGAAATGACATGTTAACGCGAAAGCGTCTACACAAAACATTTTAGAGCCAGCAGGATTACGTTTATAATCCAAAAAGAATCCATCCATTGGTGATGCCGGCCTAAACAAAAGAGCAAGCCGGGCGCTTTTGGGCGCTGTGTTCTTTTTCTGTCCTTTTTGAGAGTTTAGCGGTCGCAGACACCCGCTGGGGCCTTTCTTCTTTTCCCTTGTGGTCGTGGTCGTCAAAAGGACAGCCAAAAGATTCGCGGTGCCTCTGTCAAATGGTTGCCTTTTTTCCGGCGGCGCGACAACCGACACGCACGGCAGGCACGGCGCAGCACGCCGCAGACATCACCACCCGCCGGAAAAAACAGGCGGCGCCCCACGCAACCATCGCCCACAAAGCGATATCCCTTTTTCCACTGGCATGGCCGCGCACGCGCGCTCTTTGTCGCTTTGGTGTGTGCGTGCGGCGACAGCGGACGGCGCGACCGCCCGGCCGCCTCTCAAAAAAATGTCCTCTCATCGCGGACCATCCAAGGGCAAAAATCGGCGGTTTCTTGCAAAAGATTTTTATGCGTATGTGTGCGCTCTTTGGTGGTCGAGACCCGGGGGCTGCTCTTTTTGGCGCGCCCCTTTTTCCGCCAATTAAAAAAAAATAAATAATCCAAGGGGAAAAAAAAGAGTTACAAAAACGCAGCGCGGCCGTACGCCTTTTTCTTTGGTTTCTCTGTCGCGGGCGTCAGTTTGGCGGTGCGGCGGTGGCTCCGATTAGCATGCACAAAAAAAGCGCCGCGGCGGAAAGGGACCCAGGAACAAGGCCGGTCGGTCGCGCAGGGAGCGGAAAAAATTATATCGTCACTCCATCGCAATGTTGTTTATTGGCTTTTTTGACCTTGATTCCTGCGCTCAACAATAAAAAAAAGGAGAAAAAAGGAAAAGGAGCGCACGACGCGCAACGGCCGATTGGCCGCAGCATCGTCGAGCGAGAAAAAAAAACAGGAGGGCGAGGGCCTAGAGGAGAAAAGGAGAGAGGCCCACAAGGAGCGCGGTCGGGGTGGCGGAGCGGCCGCGAGCACGCGCGCCTTCTCACGAGGCGAGCGATTTGGTCCAGTAGAGGCTCGCGTCGCTGTTGAGATAAATTACACCAGCCGTGGTGGTGCCCATGTAGGTGCCGTGGACGCTCTTGAATGTCCACTGGTTGCTGGGTCCGATGAGAATGTCCCACTGCTCCCACGACCCGGCCGAGGTGGCCTCGGCGCGCACCCAACCGCCCGGGTTGGCCGTGAGGTAGCGGTTCACATAGGACTTGATCGTGTACTTGCCGTTGGAGAGGCGCGCGACGGTCCACTTTTCCTTGGACGTGGGCGTATACCAGAGCGAGGCCACGCTGCCGTCGTCTTGCGCCGTCAACTGCTTGCCGGTGATGGGCGACACAAAGGTGACCCATTGGGACCACGGCTGCGACGACGGAGTGGGTGTCGTCGACGGCGATCGCGTCGGTGATGCGGTGGGCGTGCGTGACGGGGTGGCGCTGGGCGTGCGCGTGGGCGACGGCGCCACGTCATAGTCGTACTCGATAATGGCGCCGCCCGACGATCCGGGCGCATCGGCGTGATAGCGCACGGAACCGCCGCACACATAGGCCGATCCGCCACCCGATCCCGTGTTGGGCGGCACCACCCAGCACAGCGAATCAAAGTTTTTGCCGTTGCCGCCCGGACCGCCAAACCCGGCGGCACCACCGTGCGAGGCGCAACCCTGCGTGTAGTCGTTGACGCCGCGGCCGTGCGTGTTGTAGCGGTCGGGCAGTGTCCACGAGGCGCCGTCGACAAAGGGCACCGATTCGTACTGGAAGCCATAGCCGGCACCAGCGCCGCCGGCCTTGACGTCGCCCACCATGGCGCCTTCTAGGGCAGGCGCCTTGTCGTCGTCGTCGGCAGATCCCGACGGCGTGCCCGTTCCGGGCACTACGCCCTGTGCAGCCGAAGCGGCACCGCCGCCGGCGCCTCCGCGGCATCCGTAGACGCCGCCCTCAGAGAGAGCCGCTGCGCCGCCGCCACCATAGGCCGTTAGAGCAAACAGCTGCGTGGCGCCGTTGTTGGCCATCACCAACAGCGTGGTGTCGCCGCCATCGCCGCCGTATCCGCCATGGGCAGGACCCACGGTGCCGTTGGCGCCGGCGCCACCTTGGCCCACAGACACTGTCCACGTGACACTGGGGAAAGCGCCCCAGGCGGCAGTGTCGATGGAGCGATTCACAACGGCTGCGCCGCTCCCTCCACCGGCGCCGCAGTGCATACTCGACGCTCCACCGCCGCCGGCGCCCCACAGGGTGACCTTGACGTTGGTGGCAGTCGAGGGCACATTGACGGTACTCGACGTGCCCACGAAAACGGAATAGCGATAGGCTCCACAGACGAGCGGGCCGCAACAGAACAGCGCCGCGAGAAGCAGCACGAGGTGCGCGCACTTGGACATGGTTTCGCCGATGGCCGCCGGTTGTTTGCCGCGGTTGATGCTTGCGGTGGGTGCTCGGGGTGTCGGTCGCACCGGAAGGCGTCGGTGTTTCGTCTTGTGATCAAAAAATAGACACCGGAGAAAAAGCGATGTATTTATAGACGAGGAATGCAAACTCGCGCTCACACGACGGGCCAATCACGCGTTGCCTCTCTGACCGTTCCCTTGGGCAAAGGCGCTACCGCGCACGCCTTTTTCCCCGGCGTGCCATAGGCAGGCGCGCAACAGGAGCCGTTGCGTGCGTGTGCGCGCGCACAGAGGAGGCCAACAGAGGGCGACCCAACAACGCGAGACCGCATCGGAAAAAAGGCAAACAAAAAAAGAAGCCCGCCAATTCGATGGGCTACATCCCATTGGTGCGCACGATATGCGTCGACAGCGTACTTTTAGTCGCTGTGCCTGTACAGACAAATAAAAGGCGTCGGGGTGCGCCCCCAAAGCAAACCCGCTCTATTCTTGTCTGCGCGCCGCAAAACCCACATCCTTTTTTTGTGCGGTGCGCACGAGTAAGGTCCTGTTTTTTTTCCTTTGATCATCTCTATCTCCCCACACCACCGTCGCCCCGTGACTCGGCTCTGTCCTCCGACAAGGCCGTATAGCCTTTTTCATTTTTTTTTCCGACGTGACCACGCCCGAACGCCATGCCGACCGCCACCACAACGATCGCCGCGATCGCATGCCTCATGCTGTTGGCGTGCGTCATCCCATCGTCGGCCGTTTACCAGCCCACGGGCTCTCCGACAATTTCCATCGGCGACAGCTTTGCGCTCTACTCGGCGCACTACCAATCGTTTTGCTACTGGCAGAACCTCGATCCGCAGATGGTCTACGACTGGGAAAACATCAAGTGCAACGTCGGGGCCGACGACCTGACGCAGGCGACACGCTTTATCATGACCGCGCCCTATGTGCGCCAGGTGTGTGGGCGCGTCCCCATGTCGCCCTACAACATCTCGATCTCGTTTGACGTCAAGCACAGGGTGTGCCTCGCGCCCGATCGCCAGTACGGCTGCAGGATGCGCCAGGTCATCGGCGGCGCGCGCCTGATCAACTGTGGCGGCAACGATGGCAACGATCCCGTACAGGCGTCTTTTGTGCTGCGCAACACCGCCACACCGCCGTACGGCGCCGACGGCTGGCTCCACGGCGGCGAGGTTCCCGTCACGATGACGAGCATGTACACGGGAGGCCTGTGCGGTGTGGGTTCGGATCAGGGCAAGATCTATTGCCCCTACTCTGGTCCGGCCGCTGCGTCGGTCTTTCATCTCATTCCCGTCGATCCCCAGCCCGAGTACGAATGCTAGGGTCTCGGGTCTCTGTACGTCCAAACATCTCGCCGGCGATTCTTTTTTTCCCTCTCTTCTCTCTTATTTGATTTCTTGCTTTTTTCTCGCGGCGCTCGCTCTTGGCGCAAAGGGCAGTCGTTGTGGACGCTGTTTTTTTCATAAAACGTAATAAAATATACTTTTTTAGATTGCAAAAAACGACAACCATGTGATAGGTCTAGAAAAAAATGCGCAACCGACAAGGCGAGCACTGACGTGCGCCAGTGGTCCCTCTTTTGGTATCCGCGTACGGCCCTTATTATCTACGCCTTTCCTTGTTGCGAATATGGAATACGATTTTTTCCAATGACCTGTGAGGACAGCGGCCGTACGATCTTGCCGCTAGAGGCCAGACAGACAAAAGAGCACACACAACATACACAACACAACACACACACACACGACAGGTCGGGAATGGGGCTTATTGTGGGCGCCGTGCGGCCTTTTTATTTTTGGCGCTTCGTCATCAAGATTTTGCGTCGGCCTGTGTGTCATTTCTTTTCCAAAAAAAACCAGAGGGCGTGGCGGATTCACGGGCGCGTGAACGGCGGCGGGTAGTGGGGCCGGAGGGGCGGGAGCCGCAGCCGTCCAATGTCGTTGGGCGTGAGGCCGGGGTAGACGCGGCGCGCGAGCGATCGCACAAAGCCCTCGTCGATGGGTTCCATATGCGCGTCGGCCGGCTGCATACCGCCCGTGTCGAGTCCGATGGCGGCCGCCAGCGCAATCAGCGTCGCGCCGTAGAGGGCCATGCGGTTGAGCCGCTCCTCGGGTTCGAGGCGCGCGCCGGCACCTTGAATCGGCCGATAGAGGCGGACGTAGCGCCACAGGGCGCGCCGTAGCGCGAGATCGCCATGGGCGCCGGCATCGACGGCATCGTATTCGACGAGCATCTCGACGACGTCGCTGCATCCGCGGTCGGCCGCAAAGGCCACGAGAAAGTCGCCATGCAGCGCCAGATCAATGCCGCCAGAGGTGAGGGCGAGGTCGAGCGCTGCAGCGTGCACGTCGCTGAGCGCCTCCATGCGACTCGCCGACGAGAAGACGATGATCTGCGACGCCGCCATGGCCAACACGTCCTGGAAGCGACACGCCCACCGTCGGGTCTCGGGCGGCTCTGCCGCCATGTGACCCAACAGCTGGCCCAGTACGCCGACGCTCATGAGTGCCGCCCAAAAGAGAGGGCACCACCGTTCCATGGCGCGACTGTAGGCCACGCGGCCCTTTGATTCGCATGTGCACGCCGGTTGGACGCCTGCGCTGTAGTCATCGCCGACCGCAGACAAACGCGCGACAATGTCGACGGTTCTGCGTGACGCTACATCGTCGTCATCATTGGCATCATTGCCATCATTGTCATCATTTCCGTCATTACCATGATCGTCACGATCGTTGTGCGTGTGGGGGCGATCGAGGTGATGGTGGTGGTGGTTTCCGTGAGTGCTGTCGACGTCGTCGTGGTCGGCGGTGTCATCAGGACAATGGCCATCGCCGTGGTGTCCGTGGCCGTCGGCAATGGAAACGACAACGCCGCCGACGGCCGCATGGGTCTCTATGCTCCCGATGGCATCTCTTTCAAGGCCTGCAATTTTTCCGAGCGCGCTGTTAGAGCGTGTGAGATCGTTGGTCGTATCGGTTTCGTTTGCGGCAGAGTTCCCACTCGGACGGGCGACGGCGGTTGTGCTGTGTGCTGGCACGTTGTCGGCATCGATGTCGCGCATGAAACCGGTATCCTCCTGCGCCTCGCGGTCTGGCGATACAAAAGCGGCGCCCTGTGACGGCGTGAGATCGCGCGCGCGCCCGCCGTGCATGAGAAAAGAGAGCGGACCGTCGGCGACCAACGCCGATGGATCGTCGCATACGAGAAACCAGAGAGGGTCTGCCGCGCGGTTGCCGACGCGCCCACCGATCTCGCGGCCTTCACTGTCGATCCACACGATGGCAAAGGCCATGCCGCGCCGGCATATGCACTGGGCGAGATGCGCACGACGTATCGCGAGCGCGTGGCCATTTGGCGTCGGTTCGGGGGCACCATCGTGAGCCTCTGACGTCGCCGTCGTGGCGTGCGCGTTCATAGACCAACTGGCGGCGCCCTCCCGGTTGCGATCATCGTCAACAACACCATTGTCATCACTGCCGTCATCACTTTCATCACCACTCTCATCGTCGCCGTCACCATCATCACCATCATCGCCATCGTCGTCGCCTGAGGCGTCTCGATAGATGGCCTCGGTTGCCATTATGACAGTTGCCGACGTGGTGGTGGTGGTGGTGGTGTTCAACGCGTGACTGCCGACGTTTAGACGATGCTCGCCATCGATATGCCCTCCATCGGGATTGTCATCGTCGTCGCTAAAAGGACCGTCACGCGAAATCTCTGCATACACATGCGCGTACGGGTCCACTCTCGGCGGACCATCCTCGGCAACTCGCAGCGCGCGCGAACTCGACGGGCTACTCGCCGCGACCGAGCGCCTTGCGTGGGCCGTTTGCCGCAGCGCACTGGGACCGCGTATGTCGGCATCCCTACCGCGATCGACGCCGTCGCCTGCGCTCTCGTAGCCGTTGTCTAGGGTCAAACGGTCGCCACGCTGGGGATGCTCTTCATAATCGCCGTCCTCGTCATTCTCTTGGTCATCGTCGTCCAGACTCCATGCATCGCGTCGCGACGTGCGACGACGCAATACGGCGCCATATACGCCAGCACCGTGGTCATCGCCATTGTCGCCCGTCACTTGATGTTCAAAGAGTGCGTCATAGTCCACCCCAAAATGATTATCCCCGTCGTCGTCGCCATCGACGCCATCGGGCGCAACCATCGCTGTCACTGCAATAGTGCCGGTGTGTGGCACGTTTGACTGTGGCCGTGCGTCGGCGTGCTGGTCGGCGTCATCGTTATTGGCCGCACGCCGACGGCGCGGCCATAGATCGCGCTCGCCGTGGGCCGTGTCTTCGTCCTCGTCCGTGTCGGCCAGAGGATCGCTGTGGTCGACCATATCAATATAGGCTTCATAGTCGCCGTCGTCGCCGTCGTCGCCGTCAGTATCGCTGTCGCTCCACGGACCGTGCTGTTGACCGCGAGCACAGGCGCCGCAAGGTTCGGGGTGATCGGGCCTGCGGCACGCTGGGCCATCGTGCAGCGCACAGCGCCCGGCGTGCGCCGCACCCGGATAATCGGTCGGATCGACCTCGCCCGTGGCCAGCAGCAGTTGCACACCGACGGCGCTGTGGAGCCGCACACATTCGAGGAGCGCACGGTTGTGTCGGTAGGCCACGTCCACGCGCCATCGAGCGCGTTCCGCGATGAGGGTGCGCACGAGTGCGATGTTGCCAGCCCGGCAGGCCTCGACCAGCAGGGCAGAGGCGTTGGCGCAACGATAGGTGTCGAGCACCCGCGGCACGGCATCGGCGTATTGCGCGACGAGCCGTGCGGCCATCGTTGGCGCACGGGCGTTTGGACCCGATCGCACGTGATCAGACGCCGGGTCAAGCACGGTGCGTGCTGCGGCCGCCACGGCGCGGCTGGTCAACAGCAAGGCCATCCACTGGGATGGGCAGGCGCGGAAAAAGGAGACGACCTTGCAGAGCATCTCGGGAGGCAGCGCGTCGGTGAGCGACACGACCACTGATTGGGTCACACCCACTTTGACGTCGCCTTCGCTGTTGTCGATGCCGCCATCACTGCCGCCTGCGCGATGCGCTGCCACCGGTGCGTCCTGCATGAGATCCGATTGAACAAAAAAAGGAGGTCCGCTTGCTCCCTCGGTCGGCTCGTCTTTTCGCGCGGCCTGCGCTCGCGTCGAGTGTGTGTGTCTCGGTCCCTTTTTTTTCCCTTTTTTCTCTCTCGCTCTCTTGGGTGACACAAAAAGGTAGGACTCTTTTCCTTATCTAAAAGAGGCAAAGGGAGCGCCGGACCGGCGGACGGGGACCAATTTAAGCAAAAGAAAAAAGAAAACGGAAAAGGCTGGATGCGCCGTCGGAAATTGATGTGAAAAGAAAGGAAAAAAGTATCGGTGCGCCTCGCCCCCCGTGTCGTGTCGTTGTCGCGCCCTGTTGCGCGCACGTGGGCGTGAGAGTTTTCCCACTCACATACATCATTCGATCTCCCGGAGCCACCATGGCACCCCCAGCGAGGACACCACACGCGGCAGGCGCGTCGTCGCCGCTCCGTGCGCGCGCGCTCCGGCATGACCTTTGCGCCGTGCGGTGCTCGCAAAAGAAGCGCAGAAAAAAGGCGCGTCCTCGAAAGAGATGCCTTTTACTCAAAGGCCATTTGAGAAAATGGGGGCGAACGAGGCACAATGAGAATGAAGACACACGTGAAAAGAGGGTATCACCAAGAGAGAGAGAGACAAAAAAATGATTTGCTCATTGCAGGACCCGCGGACACTGGTTTTTCATGCTCGCGCGCTCCACATGGCCTCTTCCTCTTTTTTTTTTGGTCTGTCTTGTGCGCAAAAAGCCTCTTTTATGTTTTCCCGAAAAAAAACCCGAAACCAAAGAATCGTTGAGGCCGTTGGTGGATGCTAAAAAGGGGACAAGGCAAGGAGGGCCATTGTCGCCCAGAGCGGCACGACCACAAGCACCTTGGGTCTCAGTCTGCAACGCCCGTGGCAGATGAAGAAGAAGCATCGCGCGTTGATCCGTCCACCGAGCAGGAACAACCGGAAGACGAGCAGCATTCCGAGCAGCACGAATAGATATCCTCGGAACACTCGGTAATATCAAAGGCAACCTGCGACGCACGGCTCTCTGAGATGGGCTGCGACTCGCGCGCCCTCCCTGCGCCGGACGCCGTGTGTGGCTCGCGCAACGCCAAACTCGTGTCGGACACTTGCGATGCCATGGCGCTCGCATAACCCGCGCGCATTATTGATGACGTTGGTGATGTTGGTGACGTTGTGTTTGATGTCGATGTTGATGTCGATGTTGTTGACGACGGGGAGTGTCTGGATGGCGACGCATGGGCCAGCGTGCTGCCCGCCGCAAAAGAAGAGGACCGGGTCGAGGACCGAGGTGACGACGGCGTTAAAGACGACGACGACGTTGTTGATGATGATAATGATGAGCAGGAGGAGGCCACGGACGCACAATTTGATTCGGTCGTGGCGCTCTCTGACGCGCTCTGCGTCGCCGATGCCGTCGACGCCGTGTCGGTCAAATCGCCCGTCGTCGTTGTCGTGAGGCGGTTGGTACAGGACACACTGGCGCGTTCCCACCTTTCGTGTGTGACGCACCACACGGGTTCCACGCAATCGTCGCGGTGTTTGTGGTCGCGGCGGCGACGGCGCGCACGCGCGGATTGGCGATCCTCGCGACCGCCCGTTTGATCGCGAGGCTCACGTTTTCGGCGTATTGCCGTTTCGGTGCGGCGGCGCTGCGATACCGACGACTGCGACGATGAGATCAGCGACGAAGCAATCGGGACATGAGATGCCGCCGCCGACTCACATGCAACGAGGATGCGCGTGCGCAGACGATCGATCTCGTGTTCGATGGCGTCGGTGACGGCATCGGCGGCGGCGATGGCGCGCGCCGCGCGCCGCCTCACGGCGCGTTCGGCCGCGCCCAGAGCGACGAGCGTGCGGCGCGCAAATTCGATCGGATCAAGGCCCACGTTTTGATGTGTGACGACGCGCATCTGCGCCTGCAAGCCACGCCCCACAGGCCAGCACAGTCCCGTAAAGAGCGAAGCGTTGGTCGCCATGTCCAGGCCGGCCGCTTCGAGCGCCTTGACATAGACCTGCGCCGAGGAGCGCCGACCGCTGGTGCCCGGCAGATCGGGCACGCACGCGCGGTACAGGTGCACCCACGGACGGCCCTCGACGTTGGTGGCTCGCTCGGCGGTGTAGGTGCCCGTGGGTGCCGCCAGCGGCGAGCGCACCAAAAGGCCATTGAGCAAAACGCCTCGGCAGCCCGTTTCTTGGTCGTTTGCGTCATCGCCGTCGCCACCGCCGCCGCCGGTGCTGGTGCGTTCGGCATCGTCGCTGCCGTCGACGCGGTCGTAACAGCCAAAGTCGAGAGCGTGCACGATGGCCAGCGCGCGGTCGCCATCGGCCCATGGCGTATCGATCAAACGCGCGTCCTCGTAACATCCGCGCCACAGCGTGAGCACATCTCGCGCGGCGCGCGCGCCATGGCTCGCCACCACGGTCCCATCCATCGCCCGGCGAAAAGGTTCACAAAAAAAGGTGGGAAAAAAGATGGGGCAAGGCGTGCGCGTCTGCCGGGCGCCCGTCTCTTTCTCGACGGATTTGGGCCCTCTTTTTCCTTGTCTCGCGGCGTCCCTTGTCTTTTTGCCACCTATTTTTTTGTATCTCTCAGTTTGTTTCTCTCTTTGTTCTTTGGGGGGTGTGCGCTTGTGGGGGTCACGGGCGATGTCGAGCGCGACGGCGAAAGTAGGCGCCTTTCAAGAGCAGGTCCTTTTCTTTCTTACACGGGCAAACAAGCACGAGGAATCGGCCGGTCGGCACGCGGTCGCCCAGACACGTGCGCGCATGCAATTCGCTATCGCTTGTCCGCCCCCCCCCCTCTCGCGGTTCGCCTTGCCTTGAGCACTCGGCTCCGTGCGTGCGTCGCGCGCCATCGAGGGCGGATGCGCCTTTGTGCGTGCGTGTGCATGCAGACAATGGCCGCGCCCGCGGCGGTACGGATGCACGGCCGGTGCGCCATCCTTTTGGGGGAGCCGAGGGGGAGCGGGCGGCCACACAAAAGAAAGAGAATGACGGCCTTTTTCTTTACCTTCTTTGTTTTTGTCAAACCAACCCGGGTTCTGGTACGGCGACAGGGGCGGCGCGAGATGGTCTTTGCGCACTTTTTTCGAGACCCTGCGTGCGCGCTTTCTCTGTTTCTTTTTCTTTTTTTACCCCTCCCCCCCGCCTCTCCTCTGTGCCAGTGGGGTGACCCATCGGGCACGGCATATGCGCCACGCGTCATCCGCAAAAAAAAAAGAGTCCGTGCCGACATTGCCGCCTAAAAGGAGAAGGAAAATGGACAGAACCAAGCAAAACACCTGTGCGTGAGCGGAAAAAGGCCTCGCGGGATACCCGTAGGTTTGGAATCATTTTTTATTTTTCTCTCTCTCTGCCCTTTTTTCTCGCTCCCACATTATGGCGGCAGAAGAGAGGGCGCCTTGCGCCATGGGGCGCAGCGACGCCCGCGCCCAGCCCCCCCCTCCGCCTCCGTGCGGAGGAGGGAGGGAAGAAGAGGATCAGCAACAGAATCGAGAGGCGCCAAACACGGGCGCGGCCACGGCGCCAAAGGCCGGTGCGGCGACGCCGAATGCTGGCGTAGCGACGCCAAAGGCTGGCGCGGCCACAGCACCGAATGCCGGCGCAGCAACGCCAAAGGCCGGCGCGGCCACGCCGTAGGAGACGGGCGCGGCCACGGCGCCAAAGGCTGGCGCTGCCACGCCGTAGGAGACGGGCGCGGCTACGGCGCCAAAGGCCGGCGCTGCGACGCCGTAGGAGACGGGTGCGGCCACAGCCACGGTGGGTGTGGCGACAACGCCATAGTGGTGAATGACGGGAGCGACTCCAAAGGGCGAGGCCCCGTAGACAAAAGACATAAGAACGGCGAGGAGGAGGACGCCAGGGAGGCTCTTGTCCAACAGTTGAGTCGACGCGCGCGTGTATGTGCGGAGCGGACGAGCGGCGGCGGCGGCGAACGAGCGAGTAGCGAGCAGAGAAAAGAGCACGCGTGCGTTGGAGTAGTGGACAGAGGCAGAGACCGCGGTGAGTGTACAAGCGTCAGGCTTCCTTTCCGTCGAGCCGGCCTCCTTTCGCATCGCCGTGCACCCGGCAGTCCCCATGCCGCGCGCCCGCGCCTATCTCGTGCAGGCCGTTTCTCTCTTTTCGCCGCCGTCCATCGATCCTTTTTGTGTTTCGCGCCGAGGCCGCGTTAGGGGCCATGTGGTCGCGCGTGCTCGTGCTCGTCCTGCCCCTTTTCGCGCACGCCCCCCACCTCCGATGGTGAAGGACGAAGGGAAAAAAGGGCCACGGTGGCGGCAATGGTGTGGCCTTTGGCTTGTTTTCGCCCGGTCCTGGCCCTCTCTGCTGCTCCCGCTCGCCCAATTCTTTTTTTCTTCTTCTTCGCGTGTCTCGCTTTGGTCCTCGTTGGTCGCGAGAAAAAAAAAGAGTGCATTTTGCTACGCCCCACTTTGATGCGTTCCCTCTTTTTCGGAGAGTGTGGGGATTTGCTGGCGACTGTCTCTGCGCGGTCGCCGCCCCTTTTTTTCCTCCATAACAAAAACGGTCATCCCCTGCCGCTGGTGTCGCCGCATCGGGTCTGTTTCTTTGTGTTTCTTTGGCACGACGAAACGGAACCTTTTTTCTGACTGGGTGGCGCTGCCACGGCGCACCATTTCGAGCGAAAAGAGACACACAACAACTGCCTAAAAGGCACATGTGCGCGTGTTTCTTTGCGCAGGGGTTCGGGGGGAGTGGATACATGTGGCTGTCCACGCGGAGGCGGGCGGTCGCGTCTTCCACAAGCACGCTCACACGGCCTCGGCGCCAAGCGCCGCCGTAGGGGCGCGTCGATCAAGAAAGGCTCGTGTGCTCACGCAACGCGCACGCCCTTTGATCCAACGAGCACATACGCCCGCGTGCATTGCCCTTGGGGGAAGCGCAGATCTCTCCGTTCAGCGCGTCGTGTGATCCAAAATAAGGGGAGGAAGAGGCCGAGGCGCCAACCTAAAAACAGCCTGGCTCCGTCGCGGCTGCGCACGCCCATAATAGGGCAAAATACCGTCACCCCCGTAGGTCGCGGCGCACCGGTGTGGGTCGCGCGTTGACACCAAACAGAAGGAAGAAGACATAACAACAGCACAAACCGCCACGAGTCAACAGGCACACAACAAGAGAGAGAGAGAGAGAGCCCCACATTAGGAACCGGCGGTGGTGCGTGTTTGACCTGTGCGCCGCAGGTGCATGCACCCGCGTCCCGACGCGGCGCTCTGGGTGTGTCGACGATGCACGCACGAAGGCGCCGCGCGCCGCCGACAACCTCGCCACGCCCCAGCGACGACAGCCGAGCATAACAACAACAACAACATCGATCCCCATGTGGCCGTCTATGACTATATCGTCGTCGGCGCGGGCGCCGCCGGCAGCGCCCATGCCCGCGCTCTCAGCGACGACCCGACCGTGTCGGTGCTCGTGCTCGATTGGGGACCCGACCGCCGGAGCGACGCGGTGGCCGCCGATCTGTTGCGCGGGGCCGAGGCCGCGCACGACCCAGGCACGTCGATCCGCGTGGGAGGCGCCGCCGAGCCGGGCCTGCTCGGGGCTCGGTGCGCTCTCGGCGGTGGGCGCGCCGTCGGCGGCTCCACGTTGGTGGATTCGGCCCTCTGGGGCACCGGCGGTCCTCGCGAATGGCGCGACTTTGCCAAGGCCTGCAAGCGCGCCGGTCCAAAGCACGCCGGCGCAAGTGTGTGGATGACACGACTCGCCGCGGCCGCGTCCGTCCCGTTGGCGCGCGTCGAGTCCTATGTCGGCCCGTGCGACGCGCCCCTGGGCGGCGCTCCGTCGTCATCGTCGACAGCCAGCGCTGCCGGACCCGGTAATAACAACCGCCTCTACAATGACACGATGGGTCCCATCCCAGCGTACCCGCGGCACCGACGGCACCATTGGGACCCGGGCGGCGACGGCCGTCGTCTCTTTGTGTCGTACCGCGACATGGCCAACGGTTGTCACAATGGCGTCCAAATAGGGCGTTACGACCCCTTCCAACCAATGCCTGCGATCCGCACAGAAGATTGCATGGCCATGCGCGATGGCGACGATAATCGTGTCGGCAATCGCGGCGGTGACGATGACGGTGACGGCTACGGCGAGGATGACGTGCCCGATTGGCCAGTGCGTGGCGCGCGCGGACGGGTGACCGTGCGCGCGCTGGCGCCGGCGTGGAGCGCACTCTCTGATTCCTTTGTGAAAGCCGCCGGGCGTGTCTATGGCGTGCGCGAGGTGGTCGATCACAACGGGCCGTCCCAGTTTGGCGTGACGCGGCACGTGCAGTTTGCCGTGCGCCTCGGACCTCCGCACGGGTTCAACCGCCAGCCGGCGGGAGACGCCTTTGTCGGCCGCGACACCGAGAGAGAGCGATGCATATCGTGTGGGCGTTGCCGACGCCTCGTGATCATTGGCGGCGCCCTCGTCGAGCGCGTCGTATTCGAGACCCCGTCCGATCGAGGGGCGACACGAGGCCAAGGCCGAGCGGCCCGCAACAACAACAACAGCACTCGTCCCGCGCGCGCCCGCCACAATGGTCACCGTGGAGACCGCCGCCACAATGATGAAGCATCGGCGGCAACGCAGAGGCCGCGCGCGGTCGGAGTGATTTACCTGGAACGCGGGGTGAAGCCCATCAAAGCGCGCGCCCGCTGTCGCGTCGTCTTGTGCGCCTCGGCCCTCACGCCGACGGTGCTCCAGCGTTCTGGCATCGGAGACCCACGGCTCCTCGCAGGCATCGGCACGCCCGTGGTGTTTGCCAACCCGGCCGTGGGCGCGGGCTACCACTGTCCCTATGGGTTTCGCATGGTGGCCTCGGTGACGCCCCTCGATCCGAGGAGCGACACGCCGCCGCCCGACGTGCGCAGCGACCTCAACCCGCCGGGCACCGTCGGCATGGTCTTTGCCCAGGACGCCACCCGCCCGTCGCGACGTCGTCGTCAGTGGTGCGTGTTGGCGGCGGCCGGACCTCTACCCGACTATTGGCCCGTCGCGGGTGATCCCTTGGTGCGTGCCGCGTCGCACTGGGCGCCCTTTGGCATGCAGTCGACAACGATGTGCGGCGAATACAGAGGCACACATGGCCGAGCAAAGAAGAACGACGGGGGTGGCAATGACGATGACGAAAAGCAGCAACAACAACAACAAGAAGCAGAAGAACACAGCGGTCACTCGGCGTCGGCGGCAGACGCATGGTGCGCGCCGCGCGGTCCTGGTCCCGCGGTCATCACGCTCTCTGCATGGCTGCTCGATCCGACGTCGCGCGGCGGTGCCATCGAGACGCCCTCGTCTGACCCTTCCGTGCTGCCGCGCGCGCGCCTGGGCCTCTATACCGACAGCGCCGACATGCAATCCATGCGCGCGCTGGCACGGAGCGTGGTGCGTCTCATCGACACCATGCCGCCGACGCCCGATGGTCATCGTCTCACCTTGGCACATCCGACCCCTGAGGTCGTCGCCGACGACGCCATGCTCGATCTGTGGCTGCGCACCGAGGCCTTTTACGTGGCGCACCGACACGGCGGCGTGTGCCGCGTGGGTACAAGCCCAGAGCACGGCGCGTCAAACTATGGCGTGGTCGATGGCCTCTTGCGCGTACACGGGGTCGATGGCCTCTCGGTATGCGATTCCACCGTCTTTGACCACGGCATGGGCGTGGGCACGACGGCGGGCACCGCGGCCATACTGGCGACGGCGTATGCCGGCATGCTCTTGGACGGCACAGTCGACGGCGCATGTACTGAGGGTGTGCATCCCGAACCATTGGGAGACGACGCCATGCTGCCTCGCGCGTATGGGCGTCCCTTGCCATCGGCGTCGCGGCCGACGGCACGGCGTCGACCTCGGGATCAGCAGCAACAACAGCCACAGCCACAACCATATTTGCACAACCAACCTCCTGCAGGACCGGCCGCCGATCGCCTCTTTGTGCGCATCGTGCAGCAACCGCCACCACCGCCGCCGCCACGCCAACAGCTGCTACACCCACCACATGCAGCGCTGCAACCGCAGAGCCGCCAGCAGCGCCGGCAACAGCGCCAAGAGGACCCTGGCGCGCAGCATAGAGCGTGTACGGTCCGACCAAACTCTTTGCGCGCAAACCAACACCCGCCGGGTCGTTCAGCGTTTGCATTTGTTACAGCACCAACGACCGGACAGGATGACCCGAGGGCGGCTCCGCCGGTGCCCGCGCAGAGGCGACGTCATCGATGACCCGCGCATGCATCAAGGAGCCCCGTGCGCATGTGCTCTTTTGCCCTTGTATTCCCCACACACGGCCACACCCGACCCTCGCTCGGAAATGACCCGTTTGCACGTGCAAGACCTGGTCAACCTCCCCTTTTTCGCTTGTCTCTCTGTGGCGTGCCCGCCCATTTTTTTTCCGCTGTTTCCGCCTCAGACTCTCAAAAGACGGCCCGCCCCGTTTGCGCGCGTCCTCAACTTTTTTTTTTGCCTTGCGTCCGAGCGCACGGGGCGCTCTCGGCCCGTCCCGACGGGGGTAGGTATTCGCCAGGTCCGGATGACAGAAGAAGATGATCTCGGCCCAAAACCCAAACCGGTGCGCGACGACACGCGCCCTCGGGTGAGCGGGTTTCCTTTTCAAAAAGAAAAAAAAGGACGGGGGAGGCGTCTGGGAGGCCTTTGGAGAAAAAAAAAAGAGGAATGGCGCTGTGTCAAGAACCACCGCGATCAAAGCGCATCGGCAGCCACAAAGGAGCAGAAAAAAGAGGCTGGCTTTTGTGCCCCTGTGTCGGTTGCCCGAAGCTGTCGGGAAAAAAAAGGAAAGGACCAAGGCCGCGACAGAGCAACCCAGCGGAGAAAGAAACAGCCAGAGCCTCCAAAGAGGCAGTCCATTATGGTTTGCTTTTTTGTTGGGTCGACGGCAGGAGTCTCCCCTCGCCCGGCACCTGGGTTTTGTCCGCAAAGCCTTTAAAAAAAAGGAGGGCGGAATCGGGAAAAAAAGATGCGCAAGCCAATGCGGGGACGAGACGCTGCCGAGGCCCTATTTGATTTTTTCTCGTACTGGTCACCGATTTGGCTTTTTTCGTTCGTGCGCACACGCAATAACAAAAAAAGGCGCCCAGACGATATCCTCGCCATCTATTGCCGCCTGCCCTTTTTGTCCCCAGCGCCACGCGGGTACACACACACGCGCGCGTTCACGCCCACCTTTGACAAGACCACCGACGACGCTCTGAAAACCGCCCGCCCGTTAGGAAAGGGAAAACATGGCCGCACGCCGTCGCCCACAATACGAGTCCAACGCCATCGACGCGCAACTGGACCTCCTGATCGAGCAGGCCGCCGCGCCGCCGCCCTTTGACCCCGAGCAGCAGGCCGATTTTTCCGAGGACGCATCCCACCTCGGCGCCCAACTCGATGAAGCCGAAGAAAACAGCCAGAGGGTCGCATCGCGAGCCATAGCGGATCTCAATCGCGCGGGAGCCGACGCCATCGGCGCGCTCCAGCGTCTTCAGGCTCTGGCACACGCAGGCGAGACAGAGATGGTTCTCGCCCAGGTTATCAACCGTAACGCGCTGCCGCTGTTGAAGCGCGTCGCAGAGGCGAGAGAGCGCGTACAGAGACTAGAACGGGGGGCGTCGTCGGCGCGCATATACGGTCAACTATGCACTGAAATCGAGGCCATTGCCGAGTATTATGGCGTGCGCCAGGCCGGCGGCGGCCAAGGGGCAGCGCCATTGTTGGACGCCGGCGACATTGTCGATAGGCTCTTGGAGATGGGTCCCTTTATGTGGACTGACCCGCGGCTCGGCGCCGTGCAGGTCGACCCCGCTGTCTTTGTCCAGGCCTACGGACCCGACGCCTTTGTCGAAAGGGTACAGGAAAAGATCGATTTGCACCAGGAACCCTTTCATCCCCCAGAGGACCGCAGGGCTGCCGTGCTCGACGCCTTTCGCGCGCGATGCCGCGACTACCCAGTGCGTGCGGCCGATCGGGTCAGAGAACAGGTGGCAAACGCCATCGCCGCCATGGGCCTCCAAGCCAGTGACATTGTGCCCGATCTCATTAGCACGCTGGGCGAGCGCGGCGTACGCGCCGTCGGATCGGGCGGCCAGGCGCTCCGCGCGCTCGCCGACGCACTCGCCCAGGCCTTTGACATTGAGGTGGCCGTCGAGGTGGCGGCACCCCAGGTCGATCTCGACCCTTACTATGCCGAACTGTACGATGCATGCAGCAACCCCTACGGCATCGACCGCGCGCGCGTGGCGCGATTGGCCGAGATCGTCGGTGTCTCGCCCATGGTCATTGCCGGTCTCGACGCGCGCGGCATCTGCGAGGCGGCCCTCCAGGGCGCGCTGTAGAGATCGCGCGCGCTCGCGCCCCCCCCCGCCTTTTCTTTTGTAAATAAACAAGCACTCGGTTTCTAGAGGTTCTTTTACTTGCGTTGTGGGTGCACGCACCCACACAAAAAAAGGCGGCAATCTACAGCAGCGCGCCGCAAACAAGAAACCAAAAAGACACACGAAAAGACAACCAAGCGAATACACCAACAAAAGGAAAAAGCCTACTTTCTGTTTTGGATGGGCCGCGCCGTTGGCGCCGCTATGTCGCCGTGGCCCTTTTTCTGTCCAAAAAGGTCCAAAATGACCACGACAGTCCTTTTTTCCCAAGACAAAAAGAAAATCAAGAAGAATGCCTTTTGGGCGCCGAGAGGACACATTTGGGGCGGACGCCTCTGGCGTGCACGCACGTGTTTTCGTCGCGCCATGCGCGCATCGAAAAAAAAGCGCCCAATCGGGCTTCTCCTATGTTTCTCAAAAAAAAAGAAAATGGCCGATCGATTTGATCCCGGTCGGCGCAAAAGTGCCGGTCCTCCAGGCGTCTTTTGCACGGGCGCGCCGTACTTTTTTCCCCTCTGCGGCAGCGTCCTTTCTTTCTCTCGGTTTTTTGCCACCAAGAAAAAAGAGAGCCAATAAGCATCCTTTGTAGCAACACAACGGCCGCGACAGGCAGAGGATTCGCGACAAAAGGCGGGCACAGCCGAGCGGCAGAGGGCCAATTTGGGTATCGTGTCGTCTGCGCAAAAAAAAAGATGAAGGAAAAAGGGGGAGTGGTCCGCTGAAAATGTAGCGAGCCTTTTGGGCGCCTCCCCGCGCCAATTCTTTTTTTTTTATGCGGGATAACGGGTGCTAGGCAGACATGCACATGGCGACAATAGCGGCACAAAGCGCACCACGACTAGACCGTTTTCTTTTTTTCTTTTTTTTTCTTTTCTCCGTCCTGGATTTGCCCGTTTGCGGGGTCGATTCGACCAAAAGAAGGCGGAAAAGGGAACAGAGCAACACACCTTTTTTCGCGAAAAGAGAGCAGCGCCACACGGGACACCACCAACACGAAAAAGTGACCACGGACAAAAGAGAGGACCCGATCGACAACGTTTTTGGGGTTAAAAAATCGGGTCTATTGTTTTCTGCACCAGCCGACAAAGTAGTATAGGCCCAGGCCGGCCGCGAGCGCCAAGGCCAGCCCGTGAACCACGGTGCAGTCGCCGATCGAGGCTTCGGGTTCGGTCCCAATGTCGCCCTGGGCGCGATCCAGCGGGGGGTAGAGCATTTGGTCGATCTTTTGGATTCGGTTCATGGCCCATTGGATTTCGATCGGGGCGTTTGTGATGTCGCCGCAGTGGGTGTTCGCCATCGACGCGGCGCGGTCCATGATGAGGGCAGTGAGTTTGTCAGACTCGGCTCGCAGATATTTTTTCTCTTTCTTGGTGAGACCCAAGCCACGCGCAGCACGAGCCGCGGGCGGCTCTTGGGGGCATTGGCCACCACGGGATGCGTCTGTCGCACACGACACCGCATGTTCCAGCGGCGGCGCGTCTGCGTCCTCGCATGACGCCGTGAGCGCGACGAGCGCACTTGGGAAAGCGGCCGGCAAAAAGGATGGCGCCGATGACTCGGAAAGAAGGACCGACTCGCCCGCGCCCGATGAGGTGCCGCTGTTTGTCGCTGTGTCAGTGCCGTCGAATGTGGTAGTCTCCATGTCCTTGGTTTGGTTTGGTCTGATTTGGTTTTTCTCTCAGGCGCAGATGAGACTACCTGCCGATGGCGAAAAAAAAGAGATTGCACTGGCGACGAGGCCCGCAACGCATCGTCACCCCGTTGGCTGTTTCTCGATTCCTCGTTTCATAGCATGCCCACTGCACACACTGGCGTTTTGGCCAACACAAATCGACGTATTGCCGATTTCTAAAAGAGAACGACATGGTCGTGTACTTGTCCCCAAAAAAAGTGCGATCCTCTGCGCAAAGAAAAGAGCAAAAAATGTGGGTCTCCGGCCAGAGCACGCCCCGCCAGAGCCTATTTTGTCTCTTTTCCTTTTTCAAAAAAAAAAGTATGCGGCCTTTTTGCGGCGCAGGCGCCGAAAAGAGAGGGGACTCGCAATAAAAACCATCGAGAAACAAAAAAAAAGAGCGCACGAAAACTTGGGTTATTTTGGCTCTCGCTTTTTTTCTCTGCGACGCTCTTGTTTTTTTCCCTTTTGTCTATTTGCCGACAACGGCGTTCTCCCGCCGAGGCCAGTCGAGTTTCTTTTTTTCTTTTCTTTGAGCAGCAAAAGGACAGAGCGCGATTGAAAGCCTCGCGGCGTCTACGCACACAAATAAGGCGCCCAGGAGAGACGCTGGACAAGTCGCTCGGGTCTTTTAGGACGCATGGTATCGGTTGTTGTTGTTGTGACCCGTCGACGACGATTTGGCGCCAAAGAGGCGCCGGCAATAGTTGTAGTCGGGCGTCTCGGGAAAGGACAGAGCGCGCGCATAGGCCAGGAAGCGCGCAAAGCAAGAGGGCAGGCCGTCGCAAATAGCTTCGACGCTCGTTTTGGCCTTGCACTCGCGAATGCGCGCACATCGTTTGGCCTTGTTGTGGCCCGGCACACTGTCCCACGGGAGGGTGCCCTTGGCCAGCTGCACCAAGGTGTAGGCCAAGGCTTCGAGGTCGTCGCGTCTGCTCTGCACTGGAGCGCGCCACGGCACGGCACATCACGACACACGAGAAACAAACAAAACACAAAGAGAAAAAGAACACCAGAAAAAAAGAGGTGGGCAAACGGGGGTGAGACAACAACAATCGTGGGAAAGAAAAGAGACAGGACCATCCGAGCAAGTAATTTAAGAAAAAAAAAGAAAAGGACACAGGCGCGTGCGCTGGATGTGCTCGAATGGGGTGAGGGCGGGGGCGCGCGAAAAGGAGAGAGAGAAAGAGGAGAGCCCGTAAATTTCCGTCGGTCGATTTATAGCGCGCGCGTTCTCTCTCTCTCTCTCTCTCTCTCCTCGTTGCGCCGACGACGGCACAACAACAAATGGCGCGAAAAGAAAACGACGACAACAACAACAATAATGGTGACAATGACAACAAGAGGACAAAAGGGGCCGGGAGAAAAAAAAAGAGCGCGGGGTTGGACTTCTTACCGACGCCCTGGTGGGTGTTGAGGCTGGCGTACTTGGCCGTGCCGGGCACGCTCGACCGGTTGCGTCGACGCTCGTACTCGACGTGGGCGCCCGTGCGCGGGTCGCACCACCGCTTGGCGAGACCATAGTCCACCATGTAGATGGCCTTGCGCGACCGATCGAGCAGAAAGTTGTGCGGCTTGACATCGCGATGCAGCCAGCCGCGTGCGTGCATGTGCTCCAGGTAGCGCAGGATGTAGCGTCCAATGTGCATCACGGCCTCGGCGCTCAGATGGCCCGACGACTTGCTGCGCATATAGTCGTAGAGGCTGACGCCGAGCAGGGGCATGACCAGCACGTCGACGCGCTTCCCGTCGCCGGCCGTGGCCGACCCGCTCCACAGCACGGGCGGGACGCCGGGGCCGCCGGCGAGCGCGGCAAACACGACCACCTCGTGACGCAGGCTGCGCACGCGGTGTTCGCCCTTTTCCATCTTGATGGCGACACGCAGCCGGTGCGGATCGGCCATGTCAACGGCCTCGTAGACGACGCCAAAGCCGCCGCTGCCGGCCACGCGCCCCAGCGCGAACCGGTCGGCGACCACTGTGCCCGGCTGCAGGCTGTCGCTCGAATCGCTTGAATCGCCCGCGGCTGCGGCCGCGCCCTCGGCCGCCATGGTGGCCACGAGCGTCGCCGCCTCGCCCGGTGTGATGGCGTGTGGGTAGGCGGCAGCCACGGCGGCTCCCGCCTCGATGGCGTAGGGCGTGAGCGCGACGGCCGACGACGACGACGACGATGACGAACCCGACGACGGAGCGTGCCGGCGCACGGCGTGGCGCCGCGACGGCACCGCGTTGCGCTGGCGCTTGGCGCCGCGTGCCGATACGTTGGCATGACGCGCGCGGTAGGCCGGCGCCTCGTCATACTCGGCGCTGCTGGCGGTGCCGCTGTCGGCTCCCGCGCGCCGTTTGGCCTCGTGCGCACGCTGCTGCTGGTGTCCGCTTCGGCGGTGCATGGTCGCGTGCTGTTTTCCTCTTTCCGCGGGTTGGAAAGGGCGCGTTGGGTAGCGTGCGGTCCGCGCGCGCACACACGCACACAGACGACCGCCTCGTGCCCCCGAGCGCACGCCTCGTCTCCCTTTTTCCTTTTTCTTTTCTCGGTACGCTGCCCCTATTTTCTGCCGACGAGGCGCCTGTTGCTTGCTGTCTGGCAGGAGGAAGTGGATTCGCAAGAAAAAACCAAACACAAGGGAGGCGAGGCCCAGGCACCGGTACGAAAAGACACGAAAAGATCGGCGGGGGTGGGGCGACAAGAAAAAAAAGCAGGGGCCTGCGTGCGAGAGGGGAGGGAAAGGGGCAAGAACAGCAGGGGGGAAAAATCCACAAACTAGGCAGAAAAAAAGAGGGGGACAATGGGCGAGCAGCACGACCTCCTTCCTTTGGGGCTTCGATTTTTTTCGGTGTTTGGACCGCCGGGACGCGGCGTGCCGGCGGCCTCGCCCTTGGTCGCTCGGCCCCTTGCGCGCGCGCATGGGCGCCCTCTATCTCCATCGGGGCGTCCCTTGTGTGCGTCCTCGCCTCGCGTGTTTTTTTTCGTGGCGCGCTGTCGGGGCGGACCGGTGCGCACGTCGGCTCACGCGAGCAGACAAGGCCAAACAGAGGACGCGCTTTGCATTGACCCCACTCGTCCTCATGCCTTTTGTCGCTTCTCTCTACGTGCCTCTGTCGTTTCGCAGCGGCGCGCCCATAAAATCCTTGGGCGGCAGCGAGACAATGAAAGGGCGCGCGGGTGCCACACGACGGCACGGTAGGAACCTGTGCGCCGCCATGACGATGGGCGGCGGCGCACGCCGCGTGTCCATCCGCCACCTAGGCAAAGACGCACGGCCTGCTGCGCACACGCATCGATCATGAACGCGCCCGTCGGAGCAAACGCGGTTGGCTCTGCCAAACCGGTCGCCGCCGCGCCCTTACCCGCCAAACTCGTGCCACCGTCGGCGGCCAAGCCCGCAGTGGTGACTGCCAAAGAGACCACTGTCGTGGTCCCGGCGGCGCCTACGGCCCCCAAGGCCGCCATTGTCGTTGCGCCCCCTGCGGCCGGAGGTCAAGCCGCCACAGTGCCGGCTGCGACGCTGCCACCGGCGCTCCTGCCGCAAGAGGCTACCGCGCCCAAACCAAAAGGCTTGTGGGGGATTCCGACGTGGGTGTGGATTGCGATCGGGGTCGTTTTGCTGCTCATCGTCTTGGCCATCGTCGGCGAGTTTGTCATACGTCGGCGAGGAGGAGGAGGCGGCGGCGGAGGTGGCACCACCTCGACCTACACGCTCGTGGCCAACAGCAACCCGGTGTGCGACATTGCCGACAACAAGTGCGACGTGGCCAGCGGCACCAACGAGGTCAGCGCCGAGGCGTGCAAGGCGCGCTGCGACAGGGTGAGCGGATGCGAGGGCGTGCTCTACGACCGTTCGGGTCTGCTCGGCGGCGCCAACTGCTGGGTGAAGCGGTTCAACACGTCGCCGCCCAAGACGGACGCATGGACCGGCGCCGATTTCTACTATAAAAAGACGGCCACAGCGTGAGAGAGCGCGCTGCCGCGGACCGCCATGTGGCGCGCCGTCGCGGGAGTTGCTCGCTCTCCGGTCACCGGTGCAAAAGTCAAAAAAAAAGAAAAGAATAAAAAAAGAAACATCGACAACGCCAAAAAAAGGTGTGCGGCCGCATGCTCTTTTTTCGTGACTCAACACGCGCATGTTTGTTTGCGCAACAGTCGCTCTTTTGTACTTTTTCCTATGGCGCTTGGTCCTCCTCGGCATCCGGCTAAAGGCCGGCTGCAGTGCCCAAAGCCTCAAAGAGAGAGAGTCGACGCCACGAAAAAGTCGGCCCAGAATCCAGAAAAGGGCCAAGCGTTTCTCGTCCCACCCAATTGGACAGATTGAAAAAGGCAAACAACACACTCTCGCTGTGCCCCCCGCTGTCCCTAATCCTAATCGAGAAAAGGTCTGCATGGGGCCTTTCCTTGTGTCCTCGGTTTTTGTTGCGCATTTTTTTGCGAATTGGAGACCGTTGCCGGCTCGCGGATCGTGCGCTAGATGGGGGAAAACGGTATGAAAATCGGTCGGGCGCAACCGAGAAAAAAAGAACAGAGCCCTGGGCGCGCCCGGGGGATGTGCAAAAAAAACCAAACTCGACTTGCGGTCTGCGACTCGGGGCGCCCGGGGCGAATCGACCGCGCTCCAATTCGGGTCCGAGCGAGTGGCCTCGACTATTTTTTCCATCCTTCTTTTCAAATATCCTTTTTTCTTGGAGTGTTTATTGGAGCAAGGTTCGTTTCTAGCCGGCATCGACGAAAGCTGCGATCGGCCAGGAACAAGGCAGACGCCGACCGGCCGACATCATCGAGCATGTGCTTGGTTATGTGCTGGTTGAGATTTCGGTGTCTGCTCGTCCGCCATTCCCTTCCAAGGAAACAAGAAAACAAGGCCGAAAAAAAGACACGCGAGTAGCACCGAGGGACGAGGACCAAAAAAGAGGCGCCGCGCGTCGCGAGGAGGCGACGGAGCGCGCGGCTGTGCGTCGGTGGCGTCACCACAAGAAAGACAAGCGCCATGAGCGAGCGCCGACACCATCACCATCACAAACAGAGGTCGTGTTCTCGCGCGCACCACGACCATGGCACTCATTCTGTCGCAGACCTCGCCCACCAGGCGACGCAACCCACGCCGGCGTGCCGTCGACCGTATGATCATGCGTCACCGGACAGCGCGGTGCCCTTTTCCGGCGCACCGCATATGCGGGCGCCATGCTATGGATGTCAGCACCACGACCACCAACACCACAACCAACACCATCATCAGGTGATAAAACAGGAACAACATGTCACCCATCAACGCTGCCGTCATCACCGCCAGCACGGACATCAGTGCAGGCGTCCGCTTGATGAAGACAACAGCAGCAGCACTGACGTGAGCACGACCTCTTGTAGCGACACCAATTCAAAGGATGACGAACCGTCGCTGGGCGATCCGTATCCCGGTCGTCTGTTTGCGCCGGCGGCGGTGCGACGCGATGGCAGAATGATGAATCATCACGGTAAGCCCCCATCGGCCTTTGGACAATGCAGACCCGGATGCAAATGCGCCCGCGCCGGTCTATTCTCTGCGATCGGGGGCGTCGGACCGCGAGGCCCCGCCGGACCCCCTGGTAGCCAGGGCTTGGTCGGTGTGCCGGGCGCGCCCGGTTTGCCCGGGCCGCCGGGACCCGTTGGCCCGGCAGGTCCACCGGGACCGGTTGGTCCGGCTGGCGCGCCCGGAGCGCAGGGTCCCGCTGGCCCCCAAGGCATCCAGGGTCCGGCCGGCGCACAGGGCATTCAGGGACCCGCCGGTCCCGAAGGCCCCCAGGGTCCAGGGGGTCCCGAAGGGCCGCAAGGCCCGCCGGGCGAACCGCGCAATACCGTGGCCTTTCGTGCCGACGGCACCGTCCTCTCGGGCTATGCCGGACCTGTCACCGATCCCGTGGTCTACGACACGCAGGTGTACGATTTGGTCAACGGGGCACCGGCCGACAACTACAACCCGGCGACGTGGACTTTTACGGCGCCGCTGGCCGCCGTCTACCGGTTCGCCGCCAACCTCAACGGGTCGGCCACGGTGGGCACGGCCGACGTCGTCCTGTCTCTCGTGTCCAACAATGGCGAGCAGCCTATCCAGAGACGCTTCTCGTCGACCAGCGCCACCGATTTTGCCGGAGCGACCGTCGCCGGCGATTTTCTCCTCCAGGTCGGTCAGACCGTGCAGGTGCAGGCGACAGTGCTCACCAACTCGACGTTTATCGTGCCGGCCGGCACGACGCTCGGCCGATCCTTTTCGGGTTCACTCATCTCTGAGATTGCCCCGTGAGGCCAAGACGGTGGCGCAGGTCTCCTTTTGAAGAAGAAAAAGAGCGCAACGGCTTTTTCTGCCTCTTGGATTTTGTGTTTTCTTTGGTGTGTGTTGTCGTGGCGGACACAAAAGTAGCCCTCTCTCCCGAGGCCCCTTGCCGGTCTTGGAGCCAATAAGGCAAAAAGAAAATAAAGAACAAACAAGAAAAAGAACAAGAGGCGCGCACGAGAACCGGCCGGATCGCCCGGCTGTTTGACAACACATGGGCCAATCGGACCATGGATAAATGACGCACCGGCCGAGCCTTTTTTCCCCTTTGCTCCCTTTGCGTTGCTTGTCTTTTCTTTTCTTTTTTTTCCTCGTGAAGCACGCCAAGCACAAACAAAAACATAGCGGCAAGGAGCGACCGGAACAGCGTGTCACTGCCGCTCCACACCGTTGCGGTGCGTTGTGGCACGCACAAGTCGGGTTGCGTTTGTAGAGAAAAAAACAGTTGCCGCGCGAGAAAACAGATGGAGGTACACGGCGTCTATGTCGACCGCGAACTGTGGGCCATCATACTCGCCGACCCGGATGTTGGGCTCGACCCGGCCTACCGGTGCATGGCGCGCCGCGTGTGCCGACAATGGCGCGACTTGATCGATCGGGCGGCGCCCACTGGTCGCGGTTGGCAAAGATTCACGTTGCACCGTCTCGGCCGCAAGCGCATATGGTGCATCGACACCGCGTTGCCATGGGCGCGAGGTCGCATCGTTGAAGCATCTGCGCTCGCCGAATGTTACCATTTGCGTCCTGTCGCGCGTGCAAAAGATGCGGAACAAACCGGTGCCCTCATGACGAGCGACTACGAGCGCGCCTTTGCAGAGATGGTTACGTGCGTGCCGGCGACCGACCAGTGCGAGGTGATGATGCTCTCGCTCGACCCCGACATCGTCGACCACGGCCTACGCATCGTTGAGGAGAGGGCGACACCAGCCGAATGCGTGAACGCGGCAAGTTCTTTGGTCGCGTCGGCAGCCCGATCCGGACAGCCATGGATGGTCGATCGCGTCTTTGGGACAATGTCTGCGCGTGCGCGCACATCAGTCTGCATGTGGGCGCTCAAAGGCATCAGCGCAGAGGTGTTTGATTGTCTACTCAGACACATGCCCGAGTTTAGGGTTTTCGAGACCGTCGATATGGAGGACAGTGTGGCGCGCCATGCTGTCGACGTTTTCTCTGGTAGGATCGACCGCGCGTGGTCCAAACTCTGGCCGCGTGAAGATGCCGATGACATTGAATGCGCTCTCTTGTCGCTCATAGAACATGACAATGTCGCGCTCCTGGCTGCGCTCGACGCCGCAGGCCTATACGACTTGCCCGATGATCTGGCCGTCGAGACCGTATACAGCCGGCGATCGACCAAAACCGCCAGGTGGCTCATGGAGCGTGCGCGCCAGAGATCCGCCGATGCACTTTCCCAACTGACCGCAGCGCTCCTCTATGGGGCGCTCAAGCGTTCGTACGATGACGATTGGTTTCCCTGTTCGAGCCACCCCGAGGCGCTGCTGTCGTGGCTTTTGGGTGGCCCCACGGCCTACGACCCGCTCGCGTCCGGCGCTGCCCCCATGACCTTGGCCCGCATCTTTGAGTTGGCGTCCACGCCCGACGACACGTGCGACGTGTCGCGCTGCCTCTTGTGGCTGTGTCTGCGATGGCCCACAGAGGCGACCAACCGCATAGACGCCATACGCGACGCCGCTCGCCAAATGTTGACGCGGGACGGACGCTGGGTCGACTCGTACCTTTGTCGCGATGGAAGCGCACTCGAATATTTGGTGTATGCGCTCGACACGATCCATGTCAAGATGCTCGACGCTGGCCACCGGCAGAGCGCCGACACCCTCTTGCACAGTGTCGATCTCTATGCGATCGTTGTGGAATGCACACGCGACCAGACCACCAAGAAAAACTTTATCGAGCACGGTCGCGCTCGCTGCACCGACGACGATTCAGTGCCCGTGCGTCTGGCTCTTATCAAGACACGCGTCTTGCACGCCATCGACCCGTTGGGCGTCGACCCGTGGCGCGCAGTCTTTGCTTCAGCGGCAGCGTGGCGCCGCTGGTTTCGCGCACCTCTTCTCGAATGAAAACAAAAAAATCAGTGACGACAACAGGCATCGTTGTTGTGGGTTTTCCTGCCTCTGTTTTTTTGTTAGGCACCCACACTTGTTTTTTTTCATCGTCATACCGGTCGCGTCCCTTTTTTTGGATCGCGCAGACGCAATGAACGATAACAAAAAAAAAGAAGCGATGGCTCATGGTACGCAGAATCATCCCGTCCTTTTTTTGACATAGGCGTATCGGTCGAGTGCCGCGCCTGACGAGGGCAGAGCGATGCTGCCGTATATTGAGGCCGCCACGAGCCATTTTCCAATCAAAGAAGCACAAACACGCAGAGGACAAGAATGCCGTGCGGCCGCGCGCTGTGGGCTTGGCGTTTTTTCTCAATTTTTGTGATGGTCTGTCAATTAGAGGGGGCACGGCATAATGGGATGGCGATCACACCCGCCCACACGCCCGATGGCGAGTTGATCTGCAACGGGACCAAAAAGAGAGCGCCCGCGATCTAAATGGACAAACTTGTTTGTGCCCAACGACAACGCATTTTTTCTGCACAAAAAAGTCAGGGAGAGTTCCCCTTTTTCTATTCTAGAAAGTTGACGACAAAAGGGTGACGGGTTGCGTATTTGCGCATGCGCGCACGTGACCCCCCCCCCAGAGGGAGAGGCTCATTCTGCCACGGCGGCGGTAACAGCACCGAGCGCCGGAATCATCTCGGCGGCCTGGTCGAGACTGTCGACCACAATGTCAAGACCCGGCGGATAGACAAACAATTCAACCGCGGTCAACACGGTGAACATGTCGGGCATCTGATCGATGCGGTGGCAGGCGACGCGTCCGGTAACCCACCTGTGGGCGCACACAGAAAGATCGGGCGATTCGCGCGTCATGGCATCGACTGCAGAGGTCGCTCCACTGAGACACTTTACAATCAGCAAGTCTGGATGCAAACACTCACAGTCATCGTTGTCGTCGGCGCAATCGCTTCGGGCATTGTCGTCGTCTTCGTCGGTTTCGCCGTCGGCGTCTCCTCTCTTTGCCGCGTAAGAGCCACGCACCCATGATGTGATCACGACGACATCTTCCCCGAGCGCGTTGGCATAGCGCGCTTTCAAAGACAATTCGGCCGTTTTGATACGGCGGTAAAAGAGCGCGCCACGTCGGGCCATGCCGCTCGCCTCTCCAGGGTGGCCACGGCAGTCGCCGCGGTGACGCGGCAATCGGAGAGCCAGCGTCGTCGACGGAGCGTCGACACAGCGGCACGGTGATGGTGCGCCAGGACCGGTTATATTGCGCCCGCGGCACTGCGCACACTCGGCACCAGAGGCAACGCGGAGCGGCGGCATCGACAGGTAGATGGGGTCATTGAGCACGGCGCCCGGCCTCCCCATCACGCGGCAGTGATCATTGTATCGGCTCGCGTCGATGGGACGATGTACAAAGGCAGACATGACCGCCGCAGCGTCGATATAGCGGGTGCCGCCCTTCTTTTGTGTGCCGCCGTCATCGGTTGACTTTACTCCGCGGTCGTGGACAGCAGAGAGGATGCACGCGCGCAACGGCTCAAACCCTTTGAGGAGCGCATGGTCGATGCGCGCCTGACGGACTGGATGATCGCAGACGGCATCGGTGCGACGTGTTACGAGCGACCACGCACAGTCCCACGAGGCCCATACCGTGCGGCCGTCATAATATGCCGCTGTGTGGGCGAGGTCGAATTGCGCAACAACATCGCCACCGCACCTGGCGTCGGTAAAGACGACTTGGACCGTATCGTTGGACCGTTCCTTGGAGGAATGGGCAAAGGTCACGACCGAGCCGTCGACAGTGGCCCGATGCTCTGGCAATGCGTCAAACAGGGTATGGATAATGCGCCGAAAGGTCGCCCTCCTCTCGCAATCATCGTCGCCAATCACCCAGAGGTCCATGTCGCTCGTGGGCAAATGGGCGCGCAGAGATTCGCGCTGAACGGCTTCGACCACACAGCCACCCGCGAGAACGGCGCCTTGGCCCACGAGGCCCAACACGGCATCGGCCGTACGGGGAAATGCATTGCGCAGCGCGCTCTTAAACATCTCTTTTGTGTCGACGGTGACGCGCACATCACGGTCTGTGTTGCGTCGGGGGCGCTTGCGCGGGCGGCGATTGCAGAGCCGCTCGCGCGCGATGTCACTCGATTGACCAAAGCGGCTGTCATCAGAGATGTTGTTGCCATTGTCGTTGTCTTGGCCCGCACTGGGCGGTTCTTGGGGAGTGATGCCGGTACGCTCGCCATTCTCATTTTGCCTGGCGTCATCTTTTCCGCCGTCGTCATCCTTGCCGTCGTCACTGTTCTCGCCACTGTCGTTTCCAGAGGCGTCCGCAGCGCAAAGGTCGACCGTCGCGGATACGCGCAGGCGCCTTGCCGATTGCTCCGTAAAGAGGTCGCACATTGAAAGCGCATATGGCATGGCCGTAAAGGGCGCGGCCACGGAAATGGCACGGTGCCAATCTTTGAGTGCGGCCATTGTGGCCGCCGACAAAAGAGCAGCGTCGCGGTGCACACACGCCTCCAAGCACGCAGCACCGACCGCCTCGGCGACGGCCGCGGCATTGCCGCCGTTGTCGTTGATGCGGAGCAGGGCGCGGTCACATGCGGCGAGCAACGAATCGCCATAACAGGCATAGGCGCGGAGCGTGCACACGATCCACGCGCGTCTCGCATCCTCACATGTGTACCCATCCATCTCATTGCAATCGCATTCGACCGACGCGTGCCTGATGGATTGGCTACCTGTCAGCGTCCAAAACCGCTCCCGATCAAACAGAGGGCGTGCGAAATTGGAGGCAGACGCGGAAAGGTCTTCTGTGGCACGCGCATAAGCGGCAATGACCAGATCGGGGTCAAACAGAGGCGCAGGCGTCAACCCCCCATCGCCAGAGTCCGCTCTCTGTGCGCATACTAGGCACTGCGGCGGTTGAGGCGGCCACACGCCAATGGCGTCGCGCCACACGGCGGCGCACGCTGCCAGGCACTCGTCAGCGCCGATATAGTCTAGCGTGGGCCGATACAGCAGGCAGGCGTCGAGGGGAAGCGACGCGCGATCGGCGACACCCGCGACGTATTCCATCACCAACGCCAAGTCGCGGGGCGCGGTATCGGGCAATGGGAGCACGACATCGACTGGAGCGGCAATGCGATCGTCGTCCTTGGTATGATCACCATCGGTGCAGCCGGCGACGGCAAGGGATTCGCAAAAGCCGCCGCGCAATAACGCGCAAAAGTATCGGCTGCCGGTGCACAAGCCGTCGACGGGGAAATCCTGTTGGAGAACCACGCGCCCACCGGCGCGGGCACGCACGCGCACGGTCACCTCCATCGTGCGCGGTCGCTCTAAAGTTACCCAAAAATATACAAAAGGACAAATGCCTTTTTATGTCCTCTTTTTTCTCCTAGCGGGGCGCTTCTGTGTCTTCTTTTTTTTCCTTAGCGGAGGCGGTCGGGGATACGTAGGAAAAAGGTGCGGCTGCCATCGCCTCGCATCGAGTTGTCTTGCTTTTTGGCGTGTGGTCTCACACAAAAAAAGATGGACGCGATTGGCTCGCCACAAAAGGCGGCCTTTTCTCCACGAGCGCCCTTTTCATTCAACGCACAAGAGGGGCAAAAAAGGGCGTCCCTTTTTGCACCGACGCCTTTCCGCCGCCGCGGGCGCGTCTTCTTTTTTTCTTCTCGCACAAACATACAACAAAAGAGAAAAAGGCAAACACACAACCACACGCCACGCGGAACGGCAGGAGCGCGGGGCTCACTTCCGTATGCATTGCCGCGAGAAGCAACGGCTCCGGCGCGCGGCATAAGGACACGAAAAAATAAGCACACCAGGGAAACCATATTTTTTACCGGGTTTTGGGCGTGCATATTCTTTTGTGCGACTCCCATTTAGATTTGGGGAGGACGGGGGTGCCGCTGTGCGCCAACCGCCAAACAAACACGTTGCTTTTTTTTCATCATAGAAAGGCATAGCGCTTGCGCACAGGCGCGCTTCCGTGCCGACGATGGGATCCAGAGACGGGCTCATCTATCTTGTCCCTAAGTGGTCTAATGAGAGCGACTCTTGGATGCCCTTTCCTTGTCGCTGATCTGTTGTTGCATGTGAACCGTCGGCCTATGCCGCCTGGGCGACAATCGCCTCTGCACGCTTCGCGGCGCCAAGGCAAAAGGCTCCAAAAGAATGCCGCCCGTGGCGCCTGCGGTCGGACAGTGTGCTCGCGCGAGAGCCTTGTGCGCGTCGAAGCCGCCAAGGCGCCGGCGGCTTCTTTGTGGGTGATCCTGTGGACAAAAAGGGCGTGAGATCATGTCCCATACCAATCGCCAAGACTCGCGGCTTTGTTGTGTGTCGGCGCCCCCTGTGTGTCCGCAGCCGATCACGGGCACGCGCGGCCCGCCGGGACCGCCTGGCCTCGTTGGGCCTGCGGGTCCGCCCGGCCCCGCCGGCGTGGCAGGACCCCCGGGGCCGCCCGGACCGCCGGGACCCATCGGGCCGCCTGGGCCTCCGGGGCCGGCCGGCGTCCAGGGTCCGACGGGTCCCCCGGGTCCCGCGGGGCCGCCCGGACCGGCACCCACCACCGTAGCCTTTCGCGCCGACGGCGTCGCAGCGCAAACCATCACCACGACCGCCGCCGTACAGGTCCTCTACGAGAACCAACTCTATGATCTGCAGGATGGCGTCGCAGCCGACAACTACAATCCGGCGACGTCGACGTTTACGGCGCCGCTCGCCGGCACCTACCGTTTTGCCGCCAATGCCAACGGCACGCGGATCGACGGCCAGCCGACCATGATCCTCTCGATCGTATCGAGCAATATCACGCAGCCGCCGGCGCAACGTTGGTTCACGGCGTTTGATGCCGTCGATGTCGCCGACACGTACGGTGCCACGGTCGACGGCGACTTTACGCTCGCGGCCGGCGACACGGTGACGGTCACCCTGTCGGGCGAGGACGACACCACCTTTACGCTCGGCGACGCCGCCACAATCAACCGCATGTTTTGCGGGTCGCTCGTTGCGCAGTTGGTGTAAAATAAAAAAATGGCACCCATTCCTGTCGGCAAAGGGCGTCTCGCCCTTTTTGATCGACGCGCGAGTTTGTTCCGTCTTTTGTTTTTCTTTTGCCATTAAAAAATGGGCCACGGCAACACGATTGGCCTGCGGTCAAGAGAACAGGGAGAAAAGGGGGCCGGGCGTGCGCGCATGCACGCGCGCGAATGCGTCACGCTTTCCGCGGGTCATTCTTTTTCTTTGTTGGCGATCAGACACTTTTTTGCGTCAAAAAAAACAAATAAACCGCAAGGAAATGCACATGTTTTCTTTGACAAAAAAAGAGAAAAAATTGCGCGGCACAAACAGCGCACGAACCCAAGGCACGCGCGCACCTTTTTTGCGCAACCCGGATGACACTGGGAAAAAAGAGGGCGACAGCGGCCTCGCCCCACCGGGAGCGCGATCTGGCAGGCACGCAGATGGATGCCTGATGGTTGCCGCGTGCGTAAAGTGCCTTTGGCGGTGGGTTCTAGGATAACGAGGCAACGCGCACGCAAACCAGACGAAAAAAAACCGCTCCGCCGAGAAGAGAGAAAAAAATATTTTTTTAAAAAAAAAAGGGGCATCGAACCAAAGAGAAAGAAACCGCGAGGGACACAGAACATGCAAGCGCGCGCCTTGGCCGCGTGCGACACCAAAACGATGGTGTCGCCGAATCGCCACAAGAACGATACGCGGTCCGGTGTGTGCCCCGTTGTCGTTACTGTGGCGGGGCAGCCGGGGCCGCCCGGTGCAGAGGGCGCCGTCGGGGCCGGCGGCCCTCCTGGGCCGTCGGGACCCGCCGGTGAGGTTGGGCCGCCGGGTCCTTTGGGACCCGCGGGGACGCAGGGCGCAACGGGCGCCGTCGGCGCACAGGGCGCCGTCGGTCCGGCAGGCGCACCGGGACCTACCGGGCCGCCGTCGCCGAGCGTTCTTTTTCGCGCCGTCACCAACGCGGGTTTCCAAGTCACGGGACCCACGACCGCCACCGTGCCCTACGCGGTGCAAATCTACGACCTCCAGAATGGCCTCCCGGCCGACAACTACGACCCGGCGACGTCGGTGTTCACGGCGCCCGTCGACGGCGTCTACCGCTTCGAAGTGCCCTCGTTTGTGGGCACGATCGTGCCTTGCAATGCCGTCATCGCGCTCGTGAGCGACAGCGGCGCCCCTCCGATCGAACGCTGGGTGGCGTTTTACGACCCGACAGCCGCCACCGATTTTTTCGATGCGTCGCTCTCGGGCGATTTCCTCCTCGCCGCTGGGCAGACCGTGCGCGTCCAGGCCACCGTGCCCGACGGGGGCGTTATTGGCTTTAGCGGTCTCACCCACTCTTTCTGTGGGGGTCTGGTGTCCTTGGCCGAGCCCCAGTGATTGTGCCTCTGTTTGTGGCGCTTCGTGTCGTGCCGCGCGCGCGGCGATCGTATGGCGTCGGGCGTGCCACGCTTTTGGCGCGACGCTCTAGAGCAAGTGCGGCCTCTCTCCTTTTCGCTCCACTCTCTGCCTGGGGTTTTTTCCTCCTTTTTTTGTACGCATTTGGCAAGGACCATGCGTCGCGCGTGTGACCGCGACGACTTTTGTCGCAGACCATTGGAACGTGACGGAGCGTCCGCGCCTGGGCGCATGTCCGTGACGGCCTCTAGCGTGTGCGCGAAAACGATGGCGAGGCCCTCGGCGATCAGCGTCGTCGGCGTGAGCGGCGCGCCAGGACCGGCAGGCGCCGCCGGCGCGAGCGGGCCGCCGGGGCCGGCGGGCACACCGGGCGCTGGCGGAGCACAGGGACCACGTGGACCTGTCGGCCCGAGCGGCCCTGCCGGCTTGCCGGGACCACCCGGCGCTGTGGGTCCGGCTGGGCCACTGGGTCCGCCGGGGCCGCTCGCCGCCGCGGTAGCGTTCCGGGCCAACGGCGTCGCCGCGCAAGATGTTGCCTCGACAGCTTCCACAATCGTCGCCTACGAGAACGAGATCTACGATCTGGAGAATGGTGCGCCGGCCAACAACTACAATCCCGCTACGTCGATCTTTACGGCGCCGGTGGCGGGCGTCTATCGCTTTATTGCCACGGCCAATGCCACGCAGGTGACCGGACAACCGCTCGCTCGACTCTTGTTCACGACCAGCGCCGTCGGACAGGGCGTGGCGCAGTCGGGGGTCACCATCTACGACGGCGCAGGCGCCGAGCCAGACAACTTTGGGCTCACCATCGGCGGCGATTACCAACTTGCTGCGGGAGATACGATGGCGGTCAGCATCATCGGACAGAACGGCACACTCTTTACCATCGCCGGTGCGGGCGGCCCCAACCGCACCTTTTCGGGCTCTCTCCTCGCCGAGTCGCTGTAGGTGTCTCGCGCCTTTGCGACAACGGCACGCGCCCACACGCGCGTCCCCCTCAATCTCTTGTCCCAAAAAACAATGCCACGGAAAGAACGCGCCAATAAATAAAAAAATATAAAAGTCGAAAGGCATGCACACGGCACGGCAAAGGGCGCCTTCTTTTAGGTGCCGCTTTTTCCACCTTGATTGTTGGGCGCGCGCCGTCTGCACAAGCCCAATGCGAGAGAAAAAAGTCGTCAAGAGACAAAAAATCGTGACCTTTTTGGCCTCGCTTCTTCTTTGTAGGGGCTCGAAAGGAGGACCCCATTTCTCCTCCTTGGACAGACGCGGCCACGGCCCGCCAATCGCGACTTGCCCGCAACATTCTTTTTCTTGGCGTGTGTGTTTTGGCTTTCCGCCGGTGCATTTTCGGTCAACCAAAGGCCACGGTTTGAGTGTGGGTTGTTTTTTGTGTCGTGGGACAGGCGACCCAGCCCGCCACCCACCCAAAAAAGGGCCAAAAAGAAAAGAGAGAGAGAGACAAGCGCGCCGCGGTCGCCAAAAGACAAAGGCAGCGAGTACCCCAGGACAAGCACAAAAACACAACCCAACAGCAATAAAAGGCCAAACCAATAGGCGCGCTCTCTGTTGACATTTTTTTTTCAATAAAGGATGCAGTCTTTTGTTTGTCGCCGTTGTTGTTGTTGTTGTTGTTGCACTGGCTGGCGCCCCTCAGCGAGGGGCATGATTCAGGGCCGCGAGACGTTCGCGCATCTTGCGCCCCATATAATGGCAGCCGACAGATAAGCGCCTGACGTCAAGAGTCGGCATGAAAGAGACGAGGCAGTCCAAGGCCCCGGTATCGTCGTACTCGATCGACCGGCGCGCCGCGGCGGCAAAGAGGGACTTGGCGTCAAAGTGACCCCCATCGCGGAACCACGTGAGGACGCGCGTGGCGCCATAACTCGCGGCGCCCTGACACGCCCGCACCGCGTCCAGAGGCATACCGTCGGCACGCGCCCATTGAAGCATGTCTACTTGGTCGTTGCGCGCCAGCGCGGCGGTGAACCCCTCGTCAAAGGGACAATGGGCAACGTTGCGCAGCCACGCGATGATCGACTGTGGATCGGGCGCCTCTCCGGCCCGCGCCGACACGGTGGGCAGCCACACGTGGCGTCCGCCGAGGCTCTGCGCGTCGCCGCACCGCTCCAAGATGGCCTCTAGCACATTGGTCCTGCCCATCGATACGGCACTCGCGACGGCGTTGGCACCGAGAGGGGCGCCCGCGTCAAAGGCCCATATAAAGTCGGCAATGGTGCCCGAACGCGCGAGTTCGTTCAGGGTCCACGTGTCCCACGGACAGGGCGGATCCTGCGCGCGCAGCCACCGCAGCACGGCCATGCCTCCCGCGTCGGCGTACATGGCCGCAAAGTAGCACACGCGCGCGCTCCAGGGGCATGGCGGCTTCTGAGCGCGCAGCCACCCAAGCCGCGTCGGAACCAAAAGAACGCGTTCGACAGAATCGCCGTTATTGTCGTTATTGTTGTTGTTGGCCTCGTCAACGGAGGCGACCCTTTTGGCGCGCGATCTCGCACGGGGCGCACGACGGGCGGCGTTTTCCTTCCGGTGGATCTCGAACGCGTCGGCAGAAACGGCCGCTTCGCACGCGCCCTCGTGCCACGGGCACGGCTCGGCCTGGTCGCGCATCCATGCTGCCAACGCACAGCCGCGTGTGTGTGTGATCGAGTCGGCAATGGCCGTCTTGGTCCAAGGGCACGGTGGCTCGGCGGCGCGCAGCCACTCGACCCACCATTCGTACCCCATCACAAAGGACCTGGCGGCGGCGTCAAAGGCCCATGCACCCATCGGACACCCACATACGTCGCGCAGCCATGCAGCGAGCAGCCTGGCGTCTGTCGAGATTGCGTACGTCATGAGACTCTTGCACAAGACGAGCGGGCGCCGCGACGGACCGCGCGGCGTGTGCGCGGCCCATGCCACGAGAACGGCGCGCCAGCGTCGCGACACTTGGGCCACCACGGCGTGCCAAGGCGCCTCTAGGAAGTCGCCCAGGACCATCCACAAGATCTCGTCGGGGAGCGTTTCCACATCGCCATAGACGAGACGACGCCTGTTTGGCCTTGTGCCATGTTGCCGGCGTGTCGTCTGTGGTCGTGGGCGCGGAGGCGCTCGTCGCCGTGGACCATTTGCTGATGCCGATTTTGCCCGCCCGGCACTTTTGGCATCGTCCAACGACGACAACTGCGTGGTCGCCAAAGGCGCACGGGCGTTTTTGGCCGCGAGCCGCGCCGAACGTCTGGGCGCAACGACAACGATGGCCTCTGCGTCCGCCTGTTTCGCCCTGGCCTGGCGACTCTTTTGTGCCATCGCCTTTTTTTGTGCGCGTGCGTTGCTGTCCAACCTTTTTTTCTTGTCCTCCTTTTTTTCAGCCTAAAGGTATCCTCTTGTTGTGCCTGTGCGGACGTGCGGGCACAATTTGTTTTCACGCAAGAGGGTCCCGCCGTGCGCCTATTCCTTTTTGCCGCGCGGTCGGTTTCCTCTAGGGTGCCGACTTGTTTTCTCTTATGCGTCACCACACGCCCATATGAGGGAGCCCGGTCAAGAGAGGGGGAAAAAACAGATGCGACGCCCTAGAGCGCCGTGCTCTGTGTATGCGCCTTTTTTTGAGAGGGAGAGACAGAGCGCAAAAGACGGCGTCGCGCTCTGCGCAAAAGTCCCGTATTGGCAAAAAGATTGCCTTTTTCTCTTTTTCTTTCCTTCCGTAATGCGGCAGCGGACGCACATAAAAACCATTCAAACATTTTGTTTTCCTGTCCTGCCTTTGCGATGCCGATATCTGGAACCCACAAGAGTTGCATCGTTTTATGCATCTCTTTTTGGCTAATTTTGCTCGTGGCCAATGGCCATTGGGTTTTTGACTGTTTCTGCAGCCCTTGGGGAAAGGCGCACGCAGCGCACGAGGAAAAAGCACGCGAAAAACAGGCAAACAAAAAATGCCGACCACCAGCGCGATGGTCTCACGCGGTCTTGATTGTCCTGGCAGGCGAGCCTAGAGTCGCCCAAAAGAAACAAAAAAAAGACGCGCACCAACACCACTACGACGATTCGCTCCTTTATTCGTAATAACGACGAAAAAGGAAAAAAAAAGAAAAAGTCCAAAGACGCCGGCAACGAGATCGACATTGATGGAAGGTGCCATCGAGCGCTATGCGCCACGAGGCGCTCGCTCCCCCAAAAGACAACGACCACCGGCGAGCGACGGCGACGACTATTTCAACGAGCAGGAACGAGAGAACGATGGCGGCGGTCTCGCGGCGACCCTTGAGGCGCTGCTCGGTGTCCTGGCGACACACCCGCGGACCGCGTCCATCGTGTGCAATGCCGACCCGCGCCTTCGCGACCTGTGCGCTACAACGTCGGTACCAGTGACCGAAGGGCTCGTGCGGCAGCAGATCAATCTGCTCGACCTGCCGCGACTCTACGAGCCCGACAGCGACGTCGTGCGCTGTGCGCTGTGGCGCTGGGTGGCCGCCTTTTCGTCGCTCCAACATGACGGGCGCATCGGGGAGCGCGATGCGCCGCCGAGCCTCGCTGCCATGTACCCGGTCGGTCGGTACGGCGCCATGTTTGGAGACGAACAAGGCGCCACCGAGAGCCGCTGGGACGTCGAAGCGTTGCCTCTCATGGAAGACGGCCGCCCATGGCCGACGCCCCTCGCGGCAATGGCCTACGATTGGGTGCCACGCAACGATCTCCTTTTGTGGGCGACAACCGCACCGGCGACCGTGCGCACCCTGCCAGAGGGCACCGTCGCCGCGCTTGGCGCCGCCTCGACGGTGGCCGATGCCGTACGAGGCGATGCCGATGTCACCACCGATGCCGTGCTCGACGCCGACTCGTTGTTGTGCGACGGCGGCCGCCTGTTTGCCATCATGAACGTTCCAGACCGTGCGCGCATGTGGGGCCTGCCTGAACGCGAGCGCGTCGACAGCCTGCCAGACGATGGCGCCGTCTTCTCGGCTGACGAGGCGCGCCAGATCGATGAACGTGCCGCTGAAACGGGCGAACCCGTCGACGCTCTCACGGTGCGCGTGTTTGGACCGCCGCCCTCGATCGAATTTGACGAACAGGTAGCGACCGAGACCAACACCGACGCCGAGCCTCGCACGCGCTGGGTCGCGCGATTGCCTGGTCCGCCCATCGACGCCCTGCGCCTGGCCGAGGTCGGCCTCTGGCAACCTCTGCTCTCGGCCATCATGGCCGGTGACGTCTACGGCGGGAACGAGCGCCCGAGTGCGGGACGCGCTCCAGGCACAGCCGAATCGCTCTATGATGTGCTCACATCGGACGCCTTTGTTGATCTGGCCGTCGCCACAATCAATGAAACCGTAGAGCGCCTCAGCGCCGAGGCCGTCGCGGCGCGCGGCGACGACATACCGGCGCAGTGCGCACAGGCCGCCGTTGCGCCCGTGGGCATCCTGCCCATGGAGGTCTACGCGACGTATCTGGCGGGCGAGACGTCGCCCGACATTGTCCTCTGGGTACGCCCGGTCTTGGATCGCACGCTGATTGATCCCGATGGGCGCGACTGGTGGACGACGACACCCTAGACCGTGGCGTGCAAGCCCCCGCACGTGCCCTTTGGCGCTCATTGCCTCGGCCAACTCGTGTCTTCTCGTCGACGACAAGAGAGGGAAAATAGAGAACATGGGGCCTTGCATCCTGCGCCTCTTTTTCTCTCTTGTTCTTCTTCGTGCGTTGCTCGTCGCGCAACACAGAAACAAAAAAATCGAGGCCGCCACCAACAAAAAAAGAACTCGCCCGGCGCGATTTTTTATTTCCTCTCTTTTCTTGTCGGTCCACCGACAATGAGCGCGTATTTTTTGCATCCCTTTTTCCTCCCTCATGGGCAGTTATGGCCATTCCCACCGCTGCCGGCGGGGCCAACCAAAGGCGCGCTCTCGCTCTGTGCGTTGCCATCCCCATCAAAAAAAAATGGGTTGACGAGAGAAAATCGAGCGTAAACGGATTGCTTCCGTGGACAAACCGGCGAGCCATTTGGCAGCACCACCAAAGCCCATCATCCACGGTTTTTTGTTGCCTTTATTCGATGCACGCGCTTTGCGCCCGATGGACCTAGAGGCGAAAAAAAAGAGGTCATGTTTCAGCATCGTCGCACGGTGTTGTGCGCGGCCCTGTCGTCATGGTTGTAATGGCAGCGGGAGGCACGATCGCGCAAAAGGCCGCAACGGCAGCGTCGATGCGCGCGGCGAGGACGCGGTCCGAACACGCGCCTGTGATGCGCGTGTGGGGTATCTCTATGGGTCGCGGCACGCCGCTCCACCGCCACGACGGTCCCCGAGGCCTCGCCCTGAAAATGATGCACGGCACGGCGTCGACGGCATAGTAGGCGCACAGACACGATTCGGCATCGACGTGGACGGCGAGGGCGCCGTCGGCGAGATCGGGGTGCGACCGAAGTGCCGCCAACGCCCTCGGCACAAAGAGAGTGCACGCTTCGGACCAGTCGGCGTAGATGACCAGGGCGCCCAGGGTGCCCTGGCGCGCGATCCCCGCGACGCGTTCATGGGCACATGCGATCGCAGGCTCTACAGGGATGGTGGCGTTGCGACAACCGGATCGATCGTCAGATTCGAGAGGCGACGGCGCGGCGTCGGTCTGTTGTGTGGAGGCCTCGATCGCCGACCGCGATTGTTCTAGATAACGAGATGTCTTGTCGAGTCCATCAACTAGCGCGTCTCTGGCGGGAGGCGACACTGTCGCGCCACTGTTTGCCGACTGCGAGGGCTCTTCAGGAGGAGATCGGACAAGAGGCGTCGGAATTGTCGTTGGTGCTGCCGCCGTCTTTACCGTTGCCGTTGTTGTTGTTGTTTTGGCCGATGGCCCTACCGCGTGCAGTGTCGTCGGCAAAGGGCGTGACGGACCCAGACGCACAGGAGTTGTGGTCCGAATCGCTGCGGCGGCGATAGGCTTGGATGGTATGCCGCGCGGAACAATGGTCGACCGCATGGGCTTGACTGTGCAGACACCGGCGCGAGGCGGCAACGGTCGGACGCCAGGCACGACGTCAAGAGGCATGGCCGTCTCACTTTGGGTGTGACTCGCTGGACGTCCCTTTTCGCGTTCTTCCCTCCGCGCCCTTTTTTTCCTGAGTAGAATCAACGCTAGATCCGACACTGAAAACCACCCCCTACACCTCACGGTCGCGCCAGCTTGTCGGGTGCTCTTGTACGTAAGCGGCGGCGACGGCGTGTGCCAACGCACAAGAGGCAACCGACGGCGTGTGGCTCGGGATCATGCTGCGCTCGTGTGCGCCAGCGGGAAAAGGGAGATTCCTGTCTTGCGCGTATTCTCTTTGCCGGCCGAGTTTGTGCGGCGCAAGCGCGTGGTGCCATCTCTTTTTTTGTTATTGTTGTTGCGCTCAATTTTTGCCCAGGGATGGCACAGACGATGCCTCGCACCCACGCGATCGTCCCCGCCCCGCATGTCTCTGCGTGCGCTCTTGTCCACAGAAAGGCGGGATGCCACAAAAAGGGACCAATCGACTTGCGGCAAAAGGCGCCGCGTATTCCTCCCTTGAGCCTTTTTTCCTTTCCCTTTTGGACCCGTCGGTTCGCTCCGCGGCCTGGATGCGATTGCGTTTTCATTTTTTTGCGATCGTTGGGCGGACCTCCCGATTGGCGCAAAAAACGCCGACTGTTTTTTGCGCTGAGAAAAGGGGACGGAAAAAAGGCGGGGACGGAGCAGTCCCACACAGACACAAAAAACGACCCGAGGAAAAAAGGGTAGCCACGAAAGCCAAAGGGCGGCGCCAAAAGAAAAAAAAGAGTCCAAGAGCACGCAGTTGTTTGGTCGAGTTGGGGAGCCACGACAAAAATGCTCGCAGCAAATATGCCTCGCCTTTTACACGCCGCAGCCTATTCCTTTTGGGTTGATAGGACAAAGGACGACAAACATTTTTTGCCAAGCGCTTTTTCGTTTTTCATGGCTCGGGGGAGGGGTACGACGCGATAGGCCCAAAAACCCCGCCGGAACACGGAGAACACGAGACACACAAAGGCCGCGGCAGATGACAAAGACCCTCGCGCGAAAAAAACCCCCAAAAATGGTGCTGTCCGTTGGAGCGGCCTTTTTCTTCCTTGGCAAAAAGAAGGACATTGAAAAATCCAAAAAAAGGCGGCACACACGCATACGCATGGGGCGCCTAGATGGGCGGCGTGACCGGCCCCGTCGAGATAACACCATCAAACCAGTAAAACGGTTGGCGCGCGCCCGGGGTGACCACGACGACAAACGGCACAGCGCTGTCGTTGATGATCTGTGTGATCACGCGGTCGCCGGCATTCAGATCCAATTCTGCGCTCACCACGGTCGATGCGTTGATCAGCGTGGTAAAAGTCTCGCCGGTCACCGTCAGCGGCAGGCTGGCGCTGCGCACAATGTCGGGAACGACGCCACCGGCGGGGATCACCGCCAGGTTGAAGGAGATGGTCTCGTCAATGTCGAGGAGCAGCGGCGTGGTGAAGAGGAACCCGGCCGAAAAGTGATAGGTGGCATCCTGCGGCGCATCGAACCCGGTCCCGTCAAAGGCGCCCGTGTTGTAGAGGCCCGTGCGCGTGGCCGGGCTCGAGTTGTACCCGGTCACGGTGAGCGTGCCGCCCGCGGGCACGGCGATGCCCGCCGTACCTGTCGGGTCGAGGATGGCGCTAAAGCCGAGGGCGGCCAGAGGAGGACCCGCTGGCCCCGCCGGACCTGCGGGTCCCACCGCACCGGCGGCGCCAGGTGCGCCCGCAGGCCCCGCCGGGCCTGCCGGACCGGCGGGACCCACCGGGCCGGCAATGCCGATGCCAGCGGGACCGGGAGGACCAGGCGGCCCGCACGGGCCGCGTTGGCCTGGATTATTTACAATGACAACCGACGGATCGCGAAACGCGTTGCAATGGTCATCTCTAGTCGTCGTCGCCGTCGCCGTTGTTGTCGCGTTCGTGCTAATGCTGTTGGTGCTGACGGGCTGGCATCGCGACGTAGGCGCGCGCTCACTATCTCGCCGGTGGCTGCGGCGATGGGCCGACGTGCGATCGCGCGTGTGTTCCATGATGGACCTCTTGGGATGGGTAAGGGGAAAAAAGAGGGAGAGAGGGGATTTTTCTGGACGGTAGGCTGATGGTCCGACAAGGGGGACAGGGGCGGGCCGCGCGATCAAGAGGACACTTTTCCCTTATAAAAGGAGAAGGAGCAAATGTCGATTACGACGGCCGTGTTGGGTTTTACCTGAGGACGACTGTGCTTTTCGTCGTCTGCGACAGCGGCAACGTGCCCCTAGGGGGACATAGGCTTTTTTTTTCTCCTGATCGCTCGCGGCGTGTGTATCTTTGGGCGCACGCACCCGAGCACCGTGCCTTTTTTTCCCTGGCGACCCAGTGTCTCTGTCGCATGGGGGCTGGTTGTGCAAAAAAAGTGAGCCGCGAGCGATGCGCGGCAACAGCAAAAGTCGCGGCGTGCGGGTGCCGAAAGGTTTTCTCTTTTCCTTTACACGTCTTTCCTCCCTTCGTAGAGGTACTTGGAGCGCGCTCTTTTTTTTTTTGGTTTTCCGGGTGCGATCGCAGGGCGAGCGCGTTGTCTGTGCGCGCCCACGCCACAAAGGGAGGTAGACACAAAAAAGGCGGGCTCTGCCAAAGGCAAAAAGGCCAGTGGCAATGGAACACATAACCCTTGCGAGTGGCGGCCCGCAGGCGTTTGTGGAACCGCGAGCGGCGCCTGACGGTCCCGGCGCGTGGATGCACGAGGGCGACCCGCAGCGCGTGTGGATCGTGTCGTGCCCCGGCGCCCCGGTGCCGGCCGCACAACAGCGTCATGTGTGCCTCACCCCAGGTGCCGCAGCACGCAGGGCCATGCGCATGGCGCTCATGGCACGCCACCGCGGCGCCGGGAAGACGACCCGCGGTTCGGCGCGCGGCCGGTCGCGACTCGACGACATTGACGGTGTCGACGAGGAGGAAGATGAGCAAAGACGACAAAACAACGCGAGAAACGCAAGAAACACGACATGCGCGAGCAACGGCGAATCATTCGACTATGCCATTGACCTGGACCATGTGAGCCTCTCGGCCGGGTCTCTGCGCTGGTGGAGCCATTCGATGGCACCCGGCGATGTCCTCGACTTTTGCTGGTACGACGAGACGCGCGTCTATGACGGCATTGGGCGCATCGAGTGTGTGACCTCGTTCGGCGATCCGCCCCTGACCGGGCGGTCGTCGTCTCAAGCGCACACGGCATGGACCGTCGTCATTTATGGTCTCCTCGTTACCATTTGCATCCTATTTGTCACGAGCCTCTTGGGAGGCGGTCGCCGCCGTCGGTGCTGAGGCCAGAGAGTTTGGAAAAAAATCTCGTCTCTCGTCGGAATGCCGTTCCCGGTTGTCTTTTCCTTTTTTTTTTCAAAAAAAAAGAAGAGAGGGCCAACAAACCGCGACAGGCTACCGTGTAAAAAAAAAGAAGAGAGGGCCAACAAACCGCGACAGGCTACCGTGTAAAAAAAAGGAAGACAGGCACAGAGCGGCGCCGTTCCTTGTGGTTTTTTGTACCTTGCCTGTATTAAATCGTGTTCGCTAGTCGCAGATGTCTGACCCCAAGGAAAGTGGCAATGCAACCGAAAGGACATGACACTGCGTCGATCTTGTGGAAGGGCTCGCGCAGGGCAAGCCGAGTCGCAGCACAGAGGCCGAAAAACGCATGCACCAGGCCGCAGAAAAGTGGCTCGCCACCACAGGCTTGTACGATCCACTAACCTCACGGCGCCATTGCCTCGGACAATTATATAGCGCTAACTTTTTGTCTATTAAGGAGGTACGATGTCTTTGGTGATGACGACTATCTCTCTCCGACGCAAGATTCAATCAACTTGGGCCAGTGCGCGTCGATCGAAGAATACCATCGCCGCCATAAGATCAAAGTGCACAAGAACACGACTGGCGCTTCCTGCGGGCACCGCACCGAGGCAAGGCGGTACTCGAAAGGACTCTAGATACAATCTCTGTCATTCACCGATTATGTCGGTTGATTCGCACGGTTTTTTAAAAAAAACAAGACCGCAGTTTGGGCAATGTCGAGCCTTGAGGGCTTTGCCTACAACGCTCCTGTCGTAGTCGCAAAGAAGGGCTGTCCTACGTTGGACCTGCCGGTTACGGATGGCGTTCTCGCAGAGGTCACGCAACCGATCAAAGAAGTTGCGGTAGCGTTCGTATCCATTGGGGACGCAGGCCACTATGGCTTTGTATCTCGCCGGACCAGTTTTTTCTAGCAGGATGCGCTGCTTGCTGCTGCCGGTCCTCTGAGATCACGCGAGTTGACCTTGAGAGTTGATTCGGGGACGCGAGGAGGCAGCGCCCAGAGGCACCACCCCGCGGATGCTGGCGAATGCCCAAATCTTGCAGCGACCATCGCGCTCAACGCTTCCCAGTACGCTAAACAGTATCTTTCGCTCGTCGCTGCGTTGACACCATATCCACTGCCACACCTCCCTGGGCGCTAGGATGAGCCATGTTAGAGAAAGAAGCAATGTCCGGAGGAGGACACACCGTAGGCAACGATCGAGTATGGCTTGGACATTAGCAGCTGTGCCAAATGACAGTCGCTGCCTAATTGCGCCAGATATAATTTTTTAATTTTTTTTTTCGACAAACAGGCCGTCGCCTGTGATTATTTGGGCGAAACCCGTTCGTGCTACTTCTAAGCACAGTAGTTGCACGAATCCAAAGCCCGTAAAGGTCGGCCCATGGCCGGCTAGCCGTTACCCAGCGTTGGTCGTATCGCCCCAGCAAGGAAAACGCCCGTCTCAAGACATTGGCCAGGACGCAAAGGAAAAAAGCAAACGACCACAAAAGACATCCGTCTATCGCAAAAACGCCGATTCACGGGATCGAGAAATGGCCCACCGAAATCAGGGCCATACAGAGTGCCTGTAGACTGGTCTCCTCACACGCGCCGCACGAGTAAAAGCGCGTCGACATCAAAAGCAACTCTGTCGCTGCAACCCGGGCCGACCTCATCTCGGCTCACTGATTCTTTTGCGGCATTCGCCAGCTGTACATCTCAGGACACCAGCGAGCGGGTTTCCAATTGATCGACTGCAATGTCTGCGGATACGCCCCATGACCGGACGCCTTTGTCGCCGCATGGCAACAGCGAACCCCGAGCGGCTGCCGACAACGTAGGTCTCATACTTTTTTACGGGAAATGCGGTTGCTGATCATGACTGTTCTGGACAGGAGGCGCGTGAGTTGTGGACGGAAGACGAAGAAGCGTTTGAATTCCCTGGCGGAAGTGCCCGCGATCGACTGGTCCCCGTTCCCGACCGAGTGCTCAAGCAATTCGGTCCCGAAGAAGAGGGCGCCGAGTACGAGATCTGGGTGTTGCCATCGGGAGAATTTATTCGTATGCGCGTCGTCGATGGGTGACCATTTCCCTTCGCTGGAGGGGGGACAGTCCCCAAAGCGCCAAAAGGAGGCGACGGGATCATTAAAAAAGTCAAAGAGACATTGCAAAAGCGTCCGCAGCCTGCTGTTTGGTCCGCTTGGGGGCACACGGCGCGCCGACAGCAGGCACGCCTCGCCCTCCCTGTGTCTACAATCTCCCAGTGGACAAGACAAGAAGACGTGGGTGCCTTTGAGAGGTCTTTTTACTTTTTTAATTATTCCCCATCTACTCTTTTTGACCACTGGCGATTGTGCACGTGGCCATCTTCCAGCTTCGCGTCTGCCCGCAAGCCCTCGTGGCTCCTTTGGCTGACGCCTTCTTTCCTTGGTCCCGCATCCTTTTTAGGCCACAAGAATCGGAAGAGCAAATTCGCAGCAGTATACCAATCGGCATAATCCAACCGTACACGCTTTCTTGTTGGGTAAATACCGGAGCCTCATAACAACTGTGTGTGTGCGTCCACGCGCATTGGAAAGACAGTTGGGCTCTCTTGTTTGTGCCGCGCTATACGCATACGGCCTAGCGTACCATGCCGGGTCACTCTGCCGGTCGTGCCGATGATTGGACATCAAGGTAAATGGGCATCGGCAAATCCCGGCAAGGCCAACCCTGCCTCAAGGTGGTTGGCCAGGAGCGAGGCCAGCACGTAGGCGAGTTGCGGGTGGTTGTTGACGGCGGTGGCGTGCGCCGGCGTGGACAGGGCCTTGGCCATGTCGATGCGCACGGGTCCCTGCGCGGTGGCCTGTGAGGCGTGACGGAACGTGTCGGCGTCGACCTGTGCCGGCGACGCCGCCTCGGGTTCCACATAGTCGACCTCGTAGACCACGGTGTCCTGGTAAAAGATGCGGTCGCGCTGGGCGAGGCCGCGGTAGGTGACCTCGCTCGCCTGGCGCCTCTGGCGCACGCCAAAGGCGCACCCATAAGGCAGGAGCACCTCGTACTCGTTGGGATAGACCGAGTTGCGCCCAAGGATGAGGGCGCCGCGCGTGCCCGCCGGGATGCGCACGACAAAGGCACAACAGGACGCAAACTCGTCCAGGAAAGGGCCGAAATCAAGCCAGGCGTCCATGGTCGTTGAATTGAACACCCACTGCCGCTCTACATCGCCCGCGCGCAGACCATAATTGGTTGTCGCCGTGCCGCGTGCGCTTTGGGTCCCGTCGCCCATGTTTGCGCACCCGTCCGGACAGCGAGGCGCCCCGCCGAAATAGAGAAACCGCGACACCTTGTAGACGCGCGCGCTGGCCGTTAGGGCGGGCGCGCCCAAGAGCGCTTCTTGGATGAGCGCCGCCTGTGTGAGTGGATCGTTTTCGTCGTTGTCGTATGCGTTGGGGCCGCCGATTGCCCGCGCGGGCGACGTCGATTCCCCCGAGCCAAAGAAGCGGTCCAACAAAGCGAGGTTGATGGGACCCGACGCCGGGCCCGTGTAGGCCAACAGGGCGCGGCGCGTTTGCGCGGGCAGCGCCTGTATGTAGGCGTCGTGAGCGGCCACATCGGCAGCCGATACGGAAAACTGCGGTCGGGGCCGTTCGACGGGCACGCCGGCGGCGATCACCACGGTGTCGATGGGACCCATGGCTGTCGCGGCCACGCGCCCGCCCATGGCACGGCGCGCCGCGCCCGGCTCGTCGCGGAGAGCGCCAACGGCGACAGCCCTGGCGCGCGCCGCCGGGCCACCGAGAAAGAGGTTCCGGTAAAGGTTGGCGCTTAGACGACCGCGCGCCGAGGCCTCGGCAAAGGCCCGTACGAGTCGAACGGCACGTTGGCGCACCCGCGGGTCGGCATTGGGATCGTCGGCCGCCGCGCGCAGGCTGCGCACGACCGTCGTCGGACCCGAAAAGATCACATCGTCAAACACGACCGCGTCGACGGGCGGACCTGCCCGACGGCGCACGCTCGTCAACACAAAGTCCCAGCGCTCGGTGCGCACCACCAGGTCGAAACGTGCGCCGTCGCGCACAAGCACCAGCCCCGCGAGGCGCGTGCCAAAATGGGTGTCGATCACCGCGAGGCGCATGCTCTGCCGCGTCGCGGTGTCGCCCACGGCCTCGGCGATGGCGATGGCGACGCGCGCCGAGGCGGACGCGTCACCCCAAGCCTCCACGTTCCATTCGACGGCCTCAGTACGGTAGGATGTCCCCACGAGCGCGTTGTAGGCGCGCTCGCCCGTAACCACCGCGCCCACACTGCCGTGCACAGACTGAAGCGCCTTGACCACAGTGTCGCTCAATACGCGCGACACGTAGACGGCGTAGCGCCGACGTCGTTGTGCGGCGCTCCCCGGTTCGTCCATGTCCCGGATAGTCTGCGTGCGTCCCCGGCGTGTTGTCGCTGTTGGTGTCGCTGCCGCGCTGTGCCCTACTTTGTCTGTTTTTCTTTTTTTCCCTTATTTGGCAATGGGTTTTCCGTGCTCTCTGGGTGGGTCTGTTTTGCGTGCGCGCAAGGGGCACCGGGCGGTTGCCTTTTTCCCCTCCAAAAAAGATTCGGACCTTGCGTGCGGGCGATGTTGTTGTTTGTTGTTATTGTCGTTGGCTCTCTTTATGTGTCTCTTCTTTCCTAGGTGGGAGCGACGTCAAGAGGCGGGCGCGCGACCTGTGGCCCGCACGCCGCTTGGTGGGGAGCAATCACACTGTACCGCCGGACTCGATCGGTCCTCACGCCAGGTGCGCAGATGATCGCGCTCTTGTGAAAAGACGAGAAAAAACCAGAGAGTAGCAACACACGACCGCGATTGCGCGCCGGGGCGCCGACAAGCCAAGACGTCGCAACCGACAGCACGACAACCTGTGGTGCCTGTGCGTACACGCGCACATCTGTACGGCGACGTGCAACATCTACAACAGCAACTCTGTTTGTTTCTGCCTTGCGTCGGCGGGTCTTTTATCTGGCAAAGAGGAGAGATCGCGCAAAGCCCGAATCCAACGGTGCCAATCAACAACATGAACACCGCCGACACCACTAGTTTCATGACGGTCCGACCACGCGCCACATCGACCTACATCGACCAGCGCACGACGCCCGTTTTGCCGAGCGACGCGGCGCGCGCCTCGACAGGACGGGCCGGCGGTTGGATTGTAGCGCTCGTCGTCCTCGTCCTGCTGCTTTTCATTGGGTTCTCTATTTACCTCACAATCAAGCGCTACCAACTGATCGGCGAGGCGTTGCGCACGGGAAACACCAGCGTGGCGCTCGCCGAGGCCGCTCCCGAGATCGGCGCCGGCGTTGGCACCGCCGTTGGGGCCTTTGGCTGATCCAGCGGCGGACCCTTTGTGCGTCGCGTGTGCGTGCAGGGGCGCTCGGCATTGCCGACGCAGCCACTATTTGGTGCGTACGCATCTCATGATCACACCAATCGACGCCCACTACGAATCCAGAGCGCGCGACCGTTTGTCGGTCCAGAAAAAGGCCTGCCCTTTTCGCGGTGCGCGGCGGCCCAAGAAGAGAAAAAAAGTGTATTGCATGCTTGTGGAATATAGAGAGTACACAAAAAAGAAGAGACGATGCCCAAACCGACCAGACCTTTCTGGCTCGTTTTTCTTGGTTGAGGAAAAAGAGTCAGCCAATGCGCCACCGGCCAAAAGAAAGCCCATCAGAGGACTAGGAAAAAATGCCCATGGCGGCCCTCTGCGTGTTGGCAGAGAGCGGTCTCAGAAAAAAAATAGGAGCCCACGTTCTTTTTTTCTTTTTTTCAAAAAAATTCTCTAGGCCTGCGTGGCGTGCGCCGTTGGTCTCTCTCTCTCTCTCTTTGCTCGTGATGTGCGGTGTGCGTGATTGCCTTGGGCCTTTCGCTTTGCCTTTTCCACTCTTTTTTTTTCATTGCGAGAGAGCATGAGAAAAGAGGGTGCGGTGAAGCGACGGGCGCATCACACGTCGCCGTCCTTGCTCTTTGGCGGCTTGTCCTCGTGGCACGATGCGCACCGTTTGTCCTGCTGTTGTGGGTCGGCGGCGGCCTCGACCTCGGCACCTGGCGACAATGCGCCGGGCACAGATCGGCTCCTCTCGGCGCGCCTTTGGCGGCGCGCCGCACAGCGCGCGCATCCATGGCGCGCACGCTCATCGGTGGATTCGGCGCTTTTGGGTCGCGCAGGCGCGTCTTCCGTAGGGCATGGCGATGCACCAGTGGAGGCAACGACAGGCAGCACGTCGCTCGTATCAACAGCGGCGATAAAATGGACCGCGCCCGTGTTTGCGCTGAACGCGATTGTGACCGCCTGCGTTTCGACGCGCGTCACCCACGCTGCCGGCGGCCTGTCCGACGCCGATACGTTGGCCGTCGTCGCGGGCGCCACGACGACTGACCGGATGGCGTCAGAGCCAGGCAGGTAGACGCTCGCGCGTCCCGCCGCCGTCGCGTACGCATAGCCGGGCCCGCTCCCGCTGACGGACAATCCACCGACCGGTATGATGCCCGCTATTGTCACGGTTTTTGTTGTACCGCTCGCGTCACTGGGTCTCGTTCCGTATGTGCCGGCGGCACAGCACTCGGCACGGCATACACTGATCGAAGGCGGACCGGGAGGACCCGCCGGACCCGCGGGTCCGATAGGGCCGGGCGGACCCGCAGGACCCATGGCGCCTGGTTGGCCAGGCGGTCCCGGAGGTCCCGGGGGACCGCGCTCACCGGGCGGCGCGGGACGCGCCGACGCCGACGTCTGGGCGTTGGAATCGCGGGTGCGGTGCATGTGCGCGCTCTGCTTTGACTCTGGCGCGCATGAGGCAGCCTTTTGCCAGGCCATCACGGCGTGTGCGCCCGGCGACAGGCCCGGATTAAAACACGCGCTCGCTACAGCGGCCGGTTGGGGCGGCGCATAGTACATCCTCGGCGGCCCGCCTCTCTTCCTTACCCATGGGTCGGTGCGCGCAGCTGCCGGCGGTCAATGGCGCACGCCCCCCCCCCCGATCGCTTGGGCGTGCTCGTTGGTTTGATGCGCCGCCGATCCTTTTGGGCCGGCCGGGACCTGAAACCGGGGCCAAACGGGGCCATGCGCTGCGCGTGTCGGTGGTCGCCGTGCACAACAATTGCTTGGCGCCCTTGTCTTTGGGTTCTTTTTTTTATTCGGTTTTTTTGAGATAAGACTGCGTATGTGTGTCCGAGCGCGCGATCGCGAGCGACGCTCAACACGCGACGCCGCAAAAAGGAAAAAAGGTGCAAGACGGAGCGACGATTTAGATGGCAGAGTTTGGTACCGTGCGCGTCATAAACTGGCTCTTTTATGAACGGCCTTTTTTCCTCCTTATATAGTATCTGTGCGCGCGGTCCGCCCTTGTCGCCCTCTCTCTCTCTCTCTCTCTTTCTTTATTGGCGCCGCGACAAAAAATGGGCGACCAAGCAAGGACAACGACAAAAACAACAACGACAAGAAAAGAGAACCCGGCTGAGCGCAAAAGGAAAGAAGAAGAAAAAAAAGAGGAGCAACGCCATGTCCATCTAAAGTTGTTCCCCTTTTTCTTGTCGGACGCTCTGGGCTTTTGCGCGCGATGTGTGTGGGCGCACGCTTGGGCACGGCATAATGACTTTGCTCTCCCTTTTTTGCTGCGGCTAGTACGAGGATGACGACGCGCGAGAGGCAGAGGTCTCGTCCGTGTCGTCGGCGTCGACGTCCTCTGTCACACGGATCGTGCTCGACCCGCTGCTGCCCGATTCATTGGCGCCCACGCATGTGCGAAAGACAATGTCGTCACACGAGACCGTGTACACGCGCATGGGCACGCGGCATGCGTCTTTGCCGTGCGCATCGACGATGCCCTTGATGTCGAGCGTGTCGCCGTTGGCCATCTTTACCCGGGTCGTCATGTCGCCTCCTGTGCTGTCGGGTGGCTGCCGTTTGGTGCCGCCTCTCCTTGATTTTGGCGAGGTTAAAAAATCGCCCTTTTGTCGTCGTCGTCGTCGCTGCTGCCGGTGTACAGAGGGGCGCGTGCGCGTGCGGTGCGAGAAACGGGTGGCCGCTGTTTCCCTAATGTCGTCGTGAGTTTCCACCGGCGAGGCGTGCAACCCGACCAGGGCATCTGCGCGCGCAGCGGCACGTTCAAACTAACTCGCCTTGTCCCTGCCCCTTTGTAGTGCGTCCCTTGTGCTGCGACTTTTGTTTTACTTTTTTGTTTTATTCTCTTTTTTTTGATCGGTTGTTCGGTTGCTATGGTCCCATCGGTGCTGGCGAAAAGAAAAAACCATTATGGAAAGAAAAGAAGAGGAATGCCTAATACGGGGGGCGGGGGTGACCGGCTGGCGACAGAGGCCCCCTGCGCGCGCGGGCTCAGCCTTTCTCCTCTCCTTGTTGCCTGGCGAGGTCGCGTTGTTGCTGCCGCTACATAAACGGGTTCCACAAAGGCCGACGCCGCAATGGACGCCCGCCTGCGACAACGCCGCCGGGGGCGTTGCGGCTCGCCCCTAGTAATGGTGGCGGCCACGACGCCCCACAGCGGTGATGGGCACCAACATGCGCGCCGGTTGCGGGAGTGACGTGGGCGCCACAAACGCGCCACTATCGTCGTCATCGTCGTAATCATCGTCGTCGGTGTTGCCGTTGTTGATGGCGTTGCGCGCCGCAGCCACGGCCGCCAACGCGGTCGCGACGACGGCATCTCTCGGCTGGTGGTGGATGCCGCCATCTGTTTCCTTGGCTACGTGATCGCGCGCCCTCTTGGTCTCGTGTTTCGTGGCCTCACCGTCGGTACGCTCGCTGCGGCGCGACCGATGGCGATGGGGCCTCTCGCTGCTTTTGCGTTTCTCTGCTTTGTTGTTGTTGTTGTTGTGCCTGGCGGCACCATCGGCGATGTCGCCGTCCGCGTTGTCCTTGTGACGACTCTGCACATGATCGCGTCCGCGCTCGTCTCTGTGCTTATCGCGCCGCCGCCGGTGCGGTTCGGCGTCGCCGCGGTGGCGCCGATGGTTTCGGTGGTCCTTGCCGACCGTCTTGGCGTCGCTCAGACCGCGCACGCCGTTATCGGGCACGCACGGCGCCGTTGCGTCCGAGACCTCTCTCGTAGTGTCGTCTTGCACAAAGGGCGCATGCACGTCCGAGCCTGTCGACACGGCCTGTGGCGCATGCGCTTGCGGCTCGGGCTCCACGAGGTGCATGCGGGCCTCGGCGCGCATGATCGTCAGCCACGATGGCAGGCGCTCGGTGTCGCGCGAAAACGGCCTCCACGTCAACGACGGCACCTGTCCCTTTTGGGCTTCGGTCTGCATGTCGAGACGCACGCACTGGCGCTCGTTGGCCGCCACCTCTTGCACGTTGCGCAAAATCGCGCATCCGTCAATCCGCATCGCCAGCGCGAGGTCGATGCGTGTGTCGGGCGACGCGTTGGCAAACTCGACCTCGAACATGGCCTTGTAGCGTCCGGTCACGGGTGCCGGCGGCAGGACGATCTTGTTGGTGGCACACGCCGGCAGCCTCACTTCGAGCGGGCGCATATACGCGGCACTGTCGATGAGCGCTGCCGACGGCGCCCTGCCGCCCCTGTGTCCGCGGTGTCGACGCTTGCCGGAATCCGTGGATTCGCGTCTGTTGTCCTTGCCGTGCGTTGTCGTCATTGCTTGCGCAGCCAAACTTGTCTGCGGCCTTGTCTTTGACACCGTCTTTTCCCCTCCTTTCCCCCTTTTTTCTTTCTTTGTGTCTCTCTGTGTGCGTGTCAGATGTGCGCGCGTGTCAGTCTCTAGTGTCGATCGGTAGCATTTGTCCAAAAGCAGACCGCACACACACAGATAGAGAGAGAGACCAAGGAGCAAGGCCACACGCCGAGCAGTACGATAAAGAGCGACGAGAGCCAAAAGAGAGAGACACACACAGGCAGAGGTAAAGAGCAGGCGCACCGTACCTGCGATAGACGGCGAATGGAATACGCTCCCACAACGGTTTGGTTTTTCCCCTGTGCGTCCCCGCCCTTGGTGTTCGATCGACGAGACAGTGTCTGCGGCAGCGGTGGCGCACGCGCGGCGCGTCGCCTTTGGTCTCTTTGCCGCACCGCACCCTCGCGCCAGCCCACACGCACGCCCGAACGGTCTCTTTTGTTTGTCGTCTTTTTTTTGAAACCGAAAACCCCTGTTGCGTGGCGCCGTCGGGTCCCATCCTGTCCGACGTGCCGGCGCCGACAAGCCTCGGAGGCGCCGCATCCCTTCCCGTGCCCCTTCCGGCAGCCGGTCCCATTGAGACTACGGACGCCAAAGCCTCTTTCTTTGTTTTTTTTCCTGGTTCTTTTTGTTTAGCAACGCCGAGAAAGCGCAACCCAGAGACAGCGCATCAGCCTACCGTTTCCGTTCCCGAAAAAAAAGTACAGAGACCCTTCGCTCCAGTGAGCCCACGAGGTTGTGGCACGGACGCGCTGGGATACCGCTGCCGTACACGCGCCCTGTTGTCCGGCGCGTGACGCAGCATTTTTTTGGGAAAAAAGTAAGGGGTGGAGAAAAACCGACCAGCACAAAAAAGACCTCGGCGCCAACACAAAAAAGGGCCAGCGGCGGCGGTCGCACATCGCGCCGTTCCTTTTATTGGGCGGTGCACAACACAACCCGATTTTCCCCCTTTGTTGATCAAATCTCGGTCACAGAGATTGTTTTTTCAGAGAAAAAACAGCCACCCAATCGCCTCTTTTGTCTCTTGTGCGTAAAACCACAGAAAAGTTTTTTCAAGGAGGCGGCTTGGTGGCGCTTCCGCCAATTCCTCGGCGCACCCGACAAAGAGCCACCCCAACATCACCGACCACCAACGCCAAGCGGGTCCTTGGCTGCTACTGCTCTTTTCCCACGCCACCCGGCCGACCAACATTTCGTACCCACAACCGCTCCTCTTGTGTGACCTTTTTTTTCCTACTTGATTTTTCCCGATACGCAGCATTTTGTTCATTGCGCCATAGCCTTTTCTATTCTAGTCCTGTTATGTCAAGCGACACGAGCGACCATCTGTCGATCGAGCACATGCCGAATGAGATCATTTGGAGCGTCGCACGTTATCTCATGGCGGGTGCCACCATTCGCGGATTCGTCGATATGTGGCACCTCGCGACGACGTGCCGCCCGCTGGCGGCCGCTCTGCTCGACGACGATGCCATGTGGGCGTCCCATGTGCGGGCCTCTTTCCCGGAACCGTTTAGCTACATGCACAGCGACCCGCATGCATTTGGGGAGCGCTGGATGCGCGTCTATGCGCGTCTGACTCGTCTCGTCGACCAAGATCGCGACCGCGGTGGAGACGCGATACCCATGCGTCCAGAGACGGGACTCGTCTATGTGCCAGTATATTTTTGTGGAGTGTTTTATTCACCGGCGGCCAGTCGCCCACAAAACACCGTCTATGAAAGTGCCTTGGTAACAGACTGCCTGCTGGCTTGCGGCACAATCGTCAATGACCAACTCGAGGGCTACGGTGCGCTGTGTGCCGCGCAACATACCACACACGCTCACGGCACACGCGATACTGGGCCGACGTCGCACATCCCGGTGGTCCTGCTCGAGGGCGTATTTCGCGGCGATCGGCTCCACGGGCGCGGCATTCTGCGTCGCGAACAATACGCACCGCCGCAAGACGAGCCATACGACGCGCGCGGAAACAGGCGGCGCCAAGCAATTCACAGGCCCCGCAAATGCAGCGCGCTCTGTCGTTGCACCGAATGCATGGGCGATGTTTTCGTGCAATACGGCTCGGATAGTCTCTTTGGCGGCCTACCATGTTCACACGGGAAGTGGATCACCCGCTGCGACTCAAGACATTGCTGCAAGTGCGCTGTCCGGTGGTGCAAGGCGTGCCGTCTACGAGACTGCCGCCAAAAGTGCACCGATCCGGCACGCGCATGTGCGTCGTGTACCGCGCGTCTTCACGCGCGCGCCGCCAAGCACTTTTTGGCGCGCCTCGATGCCTTTGACGGCACGTGGGACGACGGGATGCCACACGGCTACGGCAAGGCCGTGTTTCAACACGGCGTCCGTTACGACGGTCCTTGGCACCGCGGGTTGCCGCACGGTCGCGGTTTGGTCGACGGTGTCGAGCGCCAATGGTTTATGGGGACGCTCTTGCCATGCGCACGCCTCGATTATCCCACAAGAGACGGCCGCGCGACGGCCGTCTACGAAGGCGACGTCAAGCCTCGTCAACTGACTGTGGGGAGTCTCTGCATGGTGGAGGCGGTGCCACACTTTGATGACCTCAACCGGTCGTCGACGTTGACGCGCTTGTCTTGGAAAGAGTATGCCAGACACGGCCGTGGTACCATGCGCTATGTCGATGGCTCCATATTCCAAGGCGACTGGATCGGCGACGCGCGTCGGTGCGGCCGCATGCTGCATCCCAATGGGCTCGTACTCGAGGGCACATGGGAGCGAGACGGAAGCGGCACCGGCACCGTCTCGTGGCCGGACGGGCGCACCGACACGGGCGCCTCGTGGGACGCCGTGGGCCGCGTACAATAAAAAGACCAAAAAATTATGTGACACGCCATCCGTCGCCTGTCTCCACCAGGGGCGTTGCCGTCTTGTCCCTCTATTTTGCCAAAAGAAAATACGCTTTTTTGCTGCGTCGATGCCTGTTTACTCTTGTGTGTTTTTTCTGTTCATTGCGATCGGAACAATTTTTCTCGTCAAAACAGGCCCAAAGAAAAGTCGCAAACACAGAGAGAGAGGGAAAAGGGACACCACTCCAGAGACTCCTTTTTTCCTTGTTGTGCGCCTCGGGTGGGGCAACAAAAGGCACGACCAACATTAGCTGCCTTTTTACAAGAGAACAAACCCATAAAAGGGGCGACAAAAAACACATTTGGGGGCGGAATATTATTGCGAGAATGGAAACACAGAGAGCCGACAGTAGGGCGCGCCGTGTGTGCGTGCGTGTGTGAATGACCTGCGTGTGCATCGCGTTGGCGAGGCGGTTGGTCCGCCACGAAAAGGCGACAATTTTTTCTCTACGCCTTTCTCGCTTTGCATTCGGGACCTAGTCCTGGGGGCGGTGCCTGCCTTTTTGTTTTTCGATCCTTGTTCGGCGACGATCCTTTTTTTCCATGTTGACCTACCAACCGACCCATCCGAGCGACATGCGATTAGGCGGGAATAATGAGAGCGCCCAAGACAGAGAGGCGCGAAATACAGCCAACGTCGATTTTTTCGTTTTCCTTTTTCGTTCCTTTTTATTTAAAAAAAAAAGAGAAGAGACAAGAATCGGCACCGGGGTCGCCGGTGCGCGCGGGCCAGAGACACCAGCGCGTTAGGGCGCCTGGGACGCGATGCCGGCGATCCAGGCATCGAGGCGATCCGTCGACGCCACATAGGCACCCCCGAAATGGTGCACGCGCACCCAATTGGGATCGCGGCGTTGGGCGGGAGTCGTGGAGGACAGGAGCGCACGGAGCGCGTCGGCACCGGCGGCACGGGCCGCATAGGCGCCCCGCAGTCCCCTTAGCGTGATGTCCACCTCGTGGGGTCGCGCGCGGCGCAGGGCTCGCCGGCAGTCGCCCGATGCCACGCGCCACTCGACCAGCCACGCGCGATAGCGACGAAGCCACTCGCTACACTCGACGAGGGCCAGCACGGTCTCGGCATCGCGCGCCTCGGCTTCAAAGTGACGCGTCCACTCGCGCAGCGCGCTCCTTTGACCGCGGGTGGCGTCTCCCGCGTCGGCCGGTGCTCGGGCCTTTTTCTTGCTCTTGCGGTCGTTGGCTTCGTTCCTGCCGGCGCCGCTGCCGTGCTCGCGCCTGTGCGCCCGTTGAGGCGACGCCGAGCGCCGGCGATCCTTGTCCTTTTGCCTTTTTCTCCTTTGGCTGTGGCCCTTTCCCTCTTTCTCCTTTCTGGCCTTTTGCCTGTTTTTGGTTTTAGAAGATGCCGCTAGCGGCGCCTCCCACGGCAGGCCCATGACAATGCCGTTGGTGGGGTCGACTCGCGCCAGGTCGGCGGTGACATCGTCGATGAACCCGCGCGCGGCCTCGTCCTCGCTGGCCGAACCCGACGAGTCGGTCCACGGGCCGGCGCGGATGTCGCTGTCGCTGTGGCGGCGGTTTCGTCTCTCCTTCCTCCCTTTGGGCATGGCGGGCACCTCGTCTCACGACAACAACAACAACAACAACTCCCCCTTTTCCCCTTTGCTCAAAGACAAAAAAAAGGAAGAAGAGAGGCGAGCGCACAGAGAGAGAGAGTCAACGATGACGTTGCGCTCTCCTTGTGTGTGGTTCGTTTCGTGTGTCTGTTGTCTTTCACGGCGACTTTTTCTCCTATTCTGCGCATTCCGCCTGTGCGTGCACCGACGGCGGTAGGGCATCGCCCGTGTGTCTGAGCGCGTGCAACTATCGCCGCCGCCACCCCCCCCTCCCCGCCCAACTTTGCCCCGACGCGCCTCTTGCGCCGCAGGTCAAAAAAAAAGAAATCGTTTTGCACACGGCCGCTGGCGTAAAAAAATGCCGGTTGGCTGCTTTGGTGGGATGGTCCGCGCGCTGCCCCGCCCCACCCCAAACCCGCCCACCATAACCCCTGGGCCACCTCGCCCCTGCGCCTCTCGTTGTTGTTTTTTTTTTTGCATGCGACAAGAAGCGCGATTTTGGCACTGCGTCTGCTTGTTCCTTTTTTTCCCCTCTTGGTTTGTCAGGTGTCGTCGCTGCCGGCTCGCGTTGCCGCTTGGCGGCAAAAAAAAAAAGAAAAAGAAAAAGGAATGGAAGACATGCGCGAAACCTGCTAGAAAAAGGCCGTGCCCCCAAAGGCAAAAAGAAACAGCGAGGCCAAGCCGGTGTGCGTTGCCGTGCGTTGGCGGCCGTTGTTGCGTGTGCGTGTATGCTGCTCAACGTCGATGGTGCCGCCGGCGCCCCGCCACCACCCACGGATGGGTGTGTATCTCGGCCAGCGTGATGCGCTCGGCCGGCACTGGTCTGAGCATGCGCGCAATGAGATCGCAGGCCTCGATCGACAGCGGCACCGTCGCGAGGTCGAGCGCGCCCCGACGGTTGATCTCGGCGATGAGGCGCGGATCGGCGAGTGCCACGCGCGGGTCCACGCCGTGCCACGCGCGCTCCAGGCGCTGGCGCGTCTCCACCAGGAACCGCACAAACGAGGGACGCTGTGGGAAGCGGTTAGTGAGGCCCACGTGGAGGAGCACGCCCAGCGAGTAGATGTCGGTGGCAAAGAGATCCTCGGGGTCGACAAGCGCGCCCAGGGTCAGTTCGGGCGCGCAGTATTCCTCGGTGCCGACAAAGGCGTTGGAGGCGTTGAGCGCGTCGGGTGTGTCCATGCGCACGGCCACGAGCATCCCCTCGCGGTTGCGTCGATAGATACAATCCAACGTGGGCGCACGCTGCGGCGTGTGCGGTCGCCCACAGGATGACCCAACCGGCGACGGCGACGCCACGCACATGGTGCGTCCTCTCTTGCATGGGCGCGCGCGCGCTTCCGAGTGCCCGCTGCGGTACCCATCGTATTCCATGGTGGTCCCCTCTCCGTCGCTCCCGCTACCCACGCTGTCGTCGTCGTCGTGCACGTGGCTGGCGCCGGTGTGTCCTCGACCGCCATAGTTGTTGTTGTTGACGTCCTCATCGTTGTGGTCGTCCTGGTGTTGACATGGGCGGTCGCGTCCATGGTGCCGGTCACTGTCGGCATGGCCTTGGCGCCGTCGTTGACGTTTGTCTTCTCCTCCGTGGGCAACGCTATGGCTACTGCCACCGCCACCGCCGCCACTGCAGCAAGCGCCATCGCAACCATCACAACCGCAGTTGGACGGGCACAGCGGCACGGCCGAGACGGCGTGGTCCGCGAGGAGTGCTCGTGGCGGGCGCACGAAAAAGGCAAAACCAAAATCGACGAGGCACGCGGATGCGCCCTCATCGCGCACCACGACGTTTTCCATCTTGATGTCGCGATGCACGACGCCGCGCGTGTGGCAATAGGCGACGGCGTCGAGCACGCACAAAAACACGCGGCGGAACGTGTCCTCGGCGAAAAAGGCGCGCGTGTCGGGCACGTCGGCGGCCCAGAGCACCTGCAGGTCGGGTCCGTCGACGTGCTCAAACACGAGAAAGTAATGGTCGCGCGCGGCAAACCAGTCGATCATGGTGGCCATGTTGGGGTGGCCGCTCAGGAGCATGCCGGCCAGGATCTCGCTGCGCGACACCTTGGCGTCGGATACGACCTTGATGGCGACGAGCGCGTCCGAGCGCAGCCTGTCGCACGCGAGAAAGACCGTGCTCGACGCGCCCGAGCCCAGGCGTCGCACCACCGCGTACCGTTTGTCGCCGGAAAGGGCGCGCACCGCCTGTGCGTCTTCGTCGGTCTCGCACAGCGGCAACATGGGCACCGTGACCGAGGCGCGAGGCCTCCTGTCCTCGACCGTTGTCGGCGCCGCCGTTGCAGTGGTCGGGGGGCGCCCTCTGTTGGGGTGCGCCTGATGCCGATGTTGGCCATGGTGCTCCTGGCGCCCTAGAACGGCTCGCGGTACGCCGCAACGCGGCACTGGCACCCCCGTTGGACCGTCGCGCACCGCCCTAGAGCGCCCGCTGGCGCTAGCGCTGTTGTCGTTGCGGTCGCCGCCGGCGCTCGCGCGGGTGTCGCCGTGGCCGCGATGGAACTGCGGGGCTGATCGCATGTAGGTGTCGCGCACGGGTTGCTGCGCACACGACACCATCAAAGGCGAACCGGGAGGCGACGACAGCGAGTCGCCCGACGATGAAGTTGACCCTGTCGCTGCCATCAAAGATGTCGCGACAGTGCTTTTGGCGGCGGGTGCGTGGTTTCCATGCTGCCGGTACGCGTGGATTTGGTGCTGCTGGTGGCGCCCGTCACCAATGCCGCGCATCGCCGCCGACGCGGTTGGTGCCTGCATGTCCTGTGCGGTGTCTAGTGCGCGCGTGTTTGTGGTCGGGGTTTGCCTTTTGCGCTGGATGGCCTTTTCCCGATCGCCTCTTTCTCTTTGTGGCGATGGGTCTGTGCTCTTTTTTACCCCCTCTTCTTTTTTTTTCCTTGTCGGCGCCCGATTGTTTTGGTCTGTTGTCGCTGTTATTGCTGTTGTTGTTGTGCCCGCCGCCGTTTTTTTTGTTGTTATCGTCGTTGTTGCCGTGAGTGGAGACGAGAGGCGGTCCGTGGTTCGGGCAGTGTCGGTCGCCGCGTCCGCTCTCCTCTTCTCCTTTTTTCCCCCTCCTTTTGCGGCTCTCCCCTTTGTGGCGATGCCTCGGACACTCTTCCCCTCCTTGTCGCCACGCTCTCCGAACAGAGGGACCGATGCGGGCGTGGCGCGCTGCCGCTGCTGGCGAACCCGCCCGATTGCGAGGGCATCATCAGCGGTCGCCGGCGCCCCTCTGTGCCCTTTGCAGCCTCATCGGGGGAAAAAAAGGGAGCGGGAACAAAGGGACGCAAAGCGGGCGCGCTGCCCCGCCGTGCCAACAACAAAGGCGAGTGCCTTTTTTTTAAAAGAAAAAAGAGAAGGGATCGTCTGCCCAAGGGTCCTGCGCACCCGACGACAGCACACATGTCTCTGTGCAAGGCCCTTCTCTCGTCCTCAACAACCCAGGGTCCAGAGTGCGCCATAATCCGCGGGCCACACGCCGAGAGGCAAAGAAAGAGACATACAGACAGAGACATATAGACAGACAAAAACAGTGCACTACAAGAGAGCAACGCATCGCCACGGAAGCGCAGCGGCGCGGGCGTAACCAAGCAAAAAAAAGAAGAGATATCGAGAAGAGCGCGACCACATGGCATAGGCGCGCTTTTCCCTTCTTTTCCCCGTCGACACCACAGGCCGCCTCTCTTGGTGCCGCGTCGGACCTGTCTTTCGCAGGCTGCCGTGACCCCGTGTCCTTTTGGGTTCGCGCCTCTTTTTTCCCGTGCGCGTGTCGGTTTGTCGGGTTTTGTCTCTTGTTCTTTTTTTCCCTGATGTCTCTTCTTCCATGTCGCTTTTCGCTCGTCCTCCTCCGTTGCGGGTGCAGACTGCTTTGGACGCCCAAAAGGATGCGATAGAGAGAGTGTGTGAGCGAACGAGTTGTTGTCAAAAAACGCGCTTGCGCGGGAAAAAAGGTCGCGTCGTAAAGAGCAAAGGACGCGACGGCGGGTTACGAGGATCGGCGACGACGACATGTGGCTCCGCTCGGTTGCATCACGTGGACAGACACCCGCGGCCAAGGCCGACGCCGGTGCTGGCCCGCGGCACGCACATGGCAGGCGTACAGCAGCGCGTGCGGTGCTGCCGATGGCCACGAGGGCCATCGAACACTCGGGTTCTGGCGATGACGACGCCCATGTGATTGCCACGCAGCGCGCTGCTGCGCGCGCGTCCACGTGCACACGCACGACGCCCTCCAAGATCGCCCACATGATCGCCCCCGTTGACGTCGCCGGTAGTGGCACACAACCCAACGCGCGCCGCCACAGGCCGCCAGTCGCGCCCGCGGCGGTGACGCACCGCACGACCAGCCCACGTGACCCGACGCGCGTCATCCATACTCAGCACCACACCACCAACAACACAGACAATCGCGCCCATGAAAGGCACACGGCGCGCGGCGCCCAACGAGAGGCCGGCGTTGAACCGAAAACCAGACACAAAAGCAGGCACGCACCGAGCCGTGGGCGGCCTCTGCGCACCGTCACACAAGAAGGCGCACCCACAAAACCGACTTTGGCCAGAGCAACGGGACACGGGGCGGGCGTCCGATTGTACCAGCATACGGGTCGCGACAACGCAAAGTGCAACACCTTGATCGATGAGCGCGCCACCGCACACAGCCCCGTCGGGCGCTCACCTTTATCCCGCGCGCCGATGGCAAGGTCGACACCAACAGCGGGCACCAGAGGGCCAAGAGGCGAGATGACGTAGATGCTGATGATGTCGATAGTGATGATGATGATGATGATGACAGTGACACGGACGTGACGCGCTCGTCCCGCTCGTCCTCCAACACAGACAGCGAATACGGCAGCGACAGCGAAATACATGGCGGCGACGATGAACAAGAGGACAATGAGAGCACCGAGTGGGCGGCATGCCAAATGGTGGCGCTAGCGCGCGCACGGCGCGACATTGCCATGGACCAGAGGCGCGCCGCTCACAGATTCGCCGACGCGCTCGCCGTACTCCGCAACATCATGGAGCGTGCATGGACCAGACACGAATTCGTGTCGTCATCGTCGGTCGCCGATGTAGAGGCGCGTGCGCGTGCCTTTCTGCGAGCAGGCTGCTGTTGCCCGTGGGAGCCGGCGACGGCGCCGTTGGAAGCGTCTCTAAGCGCGCTCGTCGGCCAGCTGGCGATCGACCAACCGCAAGAACCCACGCCGTGCTTTGTCGCGCTTTTGGACGCGCTGACTGCCGCCGTGCGGCTCATCGCTGCATCCGACGCCGACCCCATGCTACGCGCGAGCGGCGACCCCGCGCAAATAGACCAACAACAACAACAACAACAACAACAACAACAACAACAACAACAACAACAACAACAACAACATTTGAAGAGGCCTGACGGAGGTGTGACGTGCGGCGGTCACCAGGACGCGACGCCACGCGCCACACGAGCGCAAACAGACGGCGACAATGATTGGCGCGGCGGTCCTGCTGTGATCCACGACACAAAGGAGGACGACAACGGTGACGGCGATGACAACGTGCCCGGTGTGGGCCGGGACGTTGCCACTTGCACACCCATGAGCGTCTCGCTGGGTGGCATCGCACGTGACAAAGACCGGCCCATTGGACCGACGGACGAGCCGGAAGAAGGAAATGCCGCTGGCGGGCGTCCGAGCGACGTTGCCGAGAGCGCCAGCGACGCCACAAGTACCCACAGCCAGTGAAAAAAAAGAACACCCAAAAACGTGCCGCAGAAAAGAAAAGATGGTATACATTTGGGGCAGCATGCCGACTGCGACGGGCACACATGCCATGCCGGACAAAAAAATTATTACGGGTGCATTTTTCTCGTCAACGACGGCGGGCGTTTTTTCGTGTCCTTTTCGGCGCACGCACGAAAGGAGACGGCACGCTCGAAAAAAAAGGTGTCGACCGGAACTAGACTTTTTTCGGAGCGCTTTCCCTTTTTTCCTTTTGTCGGTGTCCTCCATTCTTTTTTCTTTGCCTTTTTTTCCAAAGTGGACGCCCGTTGCGCTCGACCCAACCCAACACAACTTTTTGGCGTGGCGGTGCTGCGGCATGGGGGGTGGTGGGCGGAAAAGGAAAAGAGCACACGGACCGGTCGCATGGAGCATTTCCTTCCCATTTTTGATCTTTTTCGCGTCGACACAAGCGGGACCGCGCACGCGACCAGACCGGCGCGCACAACAGACGAAAGACACATTGGTCGGTACACCGAAAACAAGGGAGACAAAAACAACGCCGACACTGCATTCGCTTCCCTCGACGCGACCCCGCCGCAAAACCTCGGCGTCTGTTTCCTTGCTCCCCGTTGTCTTTTTTGTTTTTTTTTGCTGTCGCTTTGTTCTTTGTTTTATTCTTTGTCTTGTGTGTGTCTTTATCACCCGCGCAAAGCCGTCTCGCCCCTCTTTGCCCCTTTTTCTTTCGTTACCTTGTCGTCGACAACGCGCCCTTTTGGCCGTTGCGCTCCGTCCGCGCGTGTATTGCAGGGAATCGGGTGTGCGTCACGCACTCTCTTGAACCGCACAGGCGCTCCTCTTCTTTTCCGGCCGTTCATCTGCGCTCTGGTGACGCGGTCGCCGACCGCCGCCTCCTCCTCCTCCTCCAAATCTCCAAAAGCCGGTCACCGACCCAACGACGACGACGACAAGACGCTGACGAGATGCTCAGCGCCGACCCGCCCCATTCGTTCGCCATGCGCGCCCTTCCGTCGGCCATGGGCAATCTAGTGGCCTACCTCTTTGGCTGGGGTCGTCTGCAGGGTCTATTGCGACGCGACGATGACCACACCGATTGCAACGGACACGACGACTATGGCGACAGAGACACGGTCGCGGCGATTGCCCGACGGGTGCGGAATCGCGATGTCGTGGGACGCACGGCGTTCTACCGCGCACTGACCCGCGGACCCATGGTCGATGCCGAACGCATGATCGAGTCTGCTCTGACGCCCCACGATTTCATGGCCCTGGTCGCCGACCCGCTGGCTCTGTCGACCGCCGTGGCGGGCGACCGCGTGGCGGTCGTTCTCCTCATCGGTCGCCACGCCGCGCGGCTCGGCATCGACCCACACGCCCTCTTTGGCGACGATCACTTGTGCGACACCCGTGCGGGAGGGCACGATGCGGCCGGCGTCCTCGGCGCCCACCGGGGATCGCTCGTGCACCTGGCGTGCGCGACCGACAGCGCGGCCGTCCTGTCGCTTCTGATACGGATGGGGGTCGATCCGCAGTACCGTTGCGCATCGACGCGTGCCGAGGCCGCGCGCGCCGACACGCCCCTCCACGTGGCCGCGCGTGCAGGCGCGCGTGCCTGTGCAGCTGTGTTATTGGGCGCCGGTGCGTCTCCCAATGCCGAAGCGCGCGACGCCATGACGCCCCTGCACGAAGCCGCCGCCAACGGTCACACCGATGTGGCGCGTCTCCTGTTGGCATGGGGCGCCAGCACGACGGCACGTCGCCGCCACGACGGCGCGACGGCAGCGGGCGTCGCCACTCACGCCGGTTATCCGGCGACCGCCGCGGCCGTGTCGATCGTCGGCGACGTACGCCACTGCGCACGCGACACGGATTGATCTCCCCCCCCCCCCGCGCGCTTTCCCCCAAAAAGACGGCCGCCTTGCTACACCGCCTTTGTTTTCTCCAAAAGAAGAAAAAAGAGAGTCAAAAGAAAATGACTGCGCAAAACAAAAAAAGTGGCCAGAAAAGACCAAAAACACGCGCCGACTTTGGGCACTTTGGGGACGCAGATACAAACACGCCCTAAGCGACGCGCGCGCCGTCACCGGGGCATGGCACCGCGAATGAAAGAGCGAGAAAAGAAAGGCGCACGCCGGCGCCCGACCCGACAGCCCCGCGTTGGCGGCGTCGCTTAGGAGAAAAACCCTGCCCGGAAAAAAGAGAGAGAGACGCAAAGAAAACACGCAAGAAAAATCGACCAATCATTCCCGCTGCCGAGCGACCCGCTCGCCTCTTTTTTTTCCTGGCGTATCTTTGTCCGCTCGTTCTTCCTCTCCTTCTCTCTGTGTCTTGTGTGTCATTGGTGCTGACCGTACACGGCGCACGTGGCCCGCCGCGTCATCTCTTCTTTCTCTCTTTCTTTCTTTTTCTTGTCTTTGCGAGCATGCTGAGGCGTCTCGTCGAGGCGCGCCTCTTTATGCCACCGGCGGAAGCGTCCTATGATGCATGCGACCGCCATCTCAGCGGTCTCCACGTGTCGACGCTCGCCGTCGCGAGCCTGGATGAAAAGGTCGCCTGCGCCACGACCTTTGATCCGGCCGTCGGCCGCGCTTTGCGCAATAACAACCACAACGACGACGACGATGATCGCGATCGATCCGCCAGCGCACCGCTCATCATCTACTTTCACGGCAACGCCGAAGACATTGGCATGGCGGCGCCCCGCATCGCGCGCCTTACGTCGAGACTGGGCGTCGACGCCATGATCGTCGAGTACCCCGGTTACGGTCCTTTTGTGCCCAGAGACCGCGGCGACCGTTGCTGTGAGCCCGACTCTTCTCCTTCTCCTCTGTCGTCGTCGTCGTCGTCATGGACGCGCAGAGCGCCGCCGAGCGAAAAGGCTGCGCATGCGACGGCGCGCGCTGCGTTTTCCCACGCGCTGCGGCAGCGTTGGGTGCGCCGCCCGGACCAGATCGTCCTATGGGGCACGAGCCTCGGCGGCGCCGTGGCGGCGCGTCTGGCCGCCGACATGTCGCGTCGGGGCACGCCGCCCGGGGCGCTCATCCTGGCGAGCACGTTTGCGACGGCCCGCGACGCGGCGCGCGACCTCGTCGGCGGGCCATGGTGGCGCGCCGTGGGACGCGGCGTCTTTGCCACCGCGGACCACGTGCCCGACGTGGCGTGTCCGACGTTGCTCCTCCACGGCGCCGACGACGAGGTGATCCCAGTGCGGCACGCCAGCACGCTGGCGTCCACGTGCGGCCGTGAGACCTGGTGGCGCATGGCCGTCGTGCCCGGCGGCACGCACAACGACATTGACGACGACGGGTTCGTCGTGCCCCAAGTACGTGCCTTTCTGTGCGAGGTGCTTGCCCTGCCTGCCGGCGCGCCGTGACGCGCTGGTGCTGGGTGCCGCCGGCCCCATTTCTTTTCCCTTTTTTTTCTTTCCTGATAAGAAAAAAAAGAGTCATTCGGGAGGGTAAAACGGTGTCTGTGTTGCGCATGTCTGCCAACGTAAAGAGCCTCGTCGCACCCCATCGCTTTCCTTTTTTTTTTGAACAAAGAGACATAAAAAGACATCCGCGGCAGCCTTGCCCTCCCTCCGTTTTTTTGCCTTGCCTGCTTTGGTGGCCACGCCCGCGTGTCCTCTGTGTCTGTCTGTGGCCCCGTGCCGCATCTTCAGACGACACCACCGAAAAAAAAGAGAAGGAAAATGTACAATGCCAAAGCGCCGAAAAGGACGCGTCAAAAAAGGTCATAACATTTTAAAAAGTCAAGGGCGTTGCAAAAAAGGCGCGTGCAGCCCACTCTTGTGACCGCCCACAAATCGTGGGCACGCAAAGCCCAGGGCGTGTTTGGCGACGCAGCACTTTTGCCCACTCTGAGCAGGCAAGACAAAAGGCCGCCCTCCGGGGGGGTGCTTTGAATTTTTTATGCGGGGCTCCTTTCCGAACTTGGCAGTCTTTGTTCAAAAAAAAATATAAGGGGAAAAAGATAGGGCTTTGAATAAAGACGCAAAAGGCATTTTTGGTAGGGCCGGCGTGGAGCCCCCGCGTGCGTTGGAGAGAGAAAAAAGGCGACGCGCAAAGGCTGCCTTGAGTGTCTTTTTATTTTTCCCATTTTCGGTCGAACCCATGGCGTACAAGGCGATAAGCCTCTGGATTGGGCGACCGGGGCCGGGGTTGGCTGTGCTGCAAATGGTTCCGTCCGCCGGGGAGAAGGGAAAAAGAGGAACCAACTTTTGTGGGATGCGCAGAGTGCCGCACCGTCGCAGCAGGACCAGCAAAGGAGGAGGAAAAACGGCACAGCCTAGAAGCAAGGCAAAATACCAACAACAACGCCAAGCAAAAAATAAAATAAAAAAAAGAAGGACGACCTGTCATGAAGCGACAGACATCCCCCGTTGGTAGCAGAGGCGAGGGGGACGAGGGCGCGGCGCCCGCGGGGCCACCGGCACGCAAGAGACAGCGGGCGGTCGATCGGACCGCCCCTCAAGAGCATGTGGCCGACCTTCGGTCCATGTGCGCGCGCATCACAGAAGGAACGGCCGACGCGCGCGACCTGCGCGAGATGCTGCGCCTCGCGTTGGGCGGCATGGTCGGCGGTCCCGGCAGCGCGTGGCGTGCTACCGGACCCGATGCCGCGTGCGCGCTCCTGGTCAGATCATACGATGTCCTGTGGCAGGAACTGGGTTACCGACAAAACAGGGCCGCCCTCGACGCCGTGGCCAACTACGCACCGGACTGGCCGCCCACGTTCAATGATGTCGTGCGCGCCTATGGCGCCGTCGATCCCGAGTCGGCGCCGTCGCATTTGACTGCCCTCGAAGAGCACGCGCCCACGCGCTCGTTCCACTGGGTCGTTGGCGACCTCGTGCGTGGCCTCGACGCTGCCGCGCGGCGCCGGGAGATGACGCGCCGGGCGGGCGGACGCGCGATCGACGGATTCGTGCAGCCCTTTGCTGCAGGCGAAAGCGCGTGGGCGCCGGTCGTCGACCAACGATCTCTGTTGCGCCTGCCCGGCTGCGATCCCGAGACCATCTACTATGTCATCACCATGCGAGGCCCGAACGACAACCGCGCGGCGCTCTTTGTGCTGGAGCCCGAAGATGACATTGCCTATCTGGGCGCGCTCGTTGGCCTGGCGCCCCGCGAACCGGCGACCCTGGCCAGGCCAGTGATGCCCGACATAGGACCCAACGCCGACGAGGGCGAGGCCGAGGCTGTGGTCCCGCCCGCGTTGCTTCCCTATGAAGACGTTTTGCCGCTCTTTTTGGCATCGCTCGTGGCGCCGTCCAATGATGTCGAGCGGTTCCCCGAAGAGGAGCAAGAGTTTGCAGATGCCATCGCCGAAAGCGATGCACTTCTCGAACCGATACCGGCGGGCGCGCGCGAGGTCGAGGCCGCTATGGTGCCGCTGGCGTCCGAGTTTGCCCTGCCCGACGTCGTGCGGGTCTTTATCGACGACACCTACGACGATCCCGAAGGCGATTGGTACGAGTATGCCATGCACGGCGCTCGTCTGGACGAATGTCGGCTCCGCTTGGCTCTGAGCCTATTCAAGGCACAGATCGAGGCACGTGCTCTCGCCTACAATGCGCGCCGCGGCCGTCGCGGGGCGCCCGATACGTTGGTCGATCTTGCCGCGCGTGCTTATACCGGACCTTTGCGCGCGGGCATGGCACCCGACGAGGTGCTCGATCGAGCCGCGGCCTTTGCATGGGAGAGAACGTGCGGCGCCCAGCCCTTGGCCTCGGGCCGATTCTCCGACGCGCAGCGCCTCCTCGACGTGGCGCGCCTCTGGGGCGTCGAGCCCGAGCCCATCGATACTGTGTGGCCCGAACTGTTGTGCGGATCGCTGGCGCCGATCGCTGCCACGCGCGAACCCTTTCGCGCACGCCCGATGACTGCCCCCGGTCTGCAAGAGATCGAGGGCGGCGCTATGGTTCTCGAATAAACCTATTTGATCATCACAACAAGGGAGAAGGGCAGACCATAACAAAAATGGCGCCAACGAGGACAGGGTGAGTCGCAACCTCGGTCGTGTTTGCACAGTTCACTCTGGTTTTTACCGCGAGATTCACTGTCCCCGCTTTCCGCCATCAGGGCACCTTTGGAGGGCAAAAAAAGGAGAGGCATGGGCGCAGGAGGGGGGTGAGTTCCCCCTTTTTTCCAAACAACGCAAGAAGGATTCCCGTTGTTGGAGTCCCAAAAGCGCCACAGCCCCCAAACTGCCAGACCGGCCAAAAAAAAGATCTAAAAAAGTTAAAGAGCGGGCGCAAAAACGCTTGCGGCCTATCGCCTTTCTTGCTTGCAAAAATTGCAAACAAGAAAAGGCGAGACATGACTGATGTCGGCACTTTTTTGTGTGTGTCCTCCGAATGGGTCCAAACAATAGGCAACGCAGTTTTTCGGTGCTCTGTGTCGACTTTTTTATGGCATCTTTTTGTGGCCCCTTTGGGTGGTCTGGGCACTGTGGACCCTTTTTGACTGGCAAAAAATCACATCCGACACAAGATGGCGCGCGCTAGAAAGAGAGGTGACCGCGAGCAAAAGATCGTCCCGTTCGAAAAAAAAAAGAGCGGCGCGCACCAACGCGAACAAATCCTGCCGCCAAGGTCGAGATGCGAGAAAAAGGCACGCGCAAGCGAGCGCCCAATCGGGATTGGTTCTTTGAGGTACAGAAAGCGAATCAAAAACCCTAATTTTTGTCAAAGAAAATACAAAAAAAAGACAAATGTCGTGCGATGCGCGGTCCGGTCGACCGACGCGCGTGCACCTCCATACTCGGTCTTTTAGATCTTTTTCCGGAAAAAGAGCCCGACAAGCAAAGGCGATGGGCGGCTTATAGAGTCTACTCTCAAAAAAACAGCAGAAGATCATGGGCGATGCCCGGGGCGGTCTCGTTGCACCGACCCGATGGCGCATCGTCTTGGCCTTTTTTTATCCAAAATAAAAAAAAGAATGGCACGGAAGCCTAGTGCGGCTGCGGCAATGCGCTGTGATCCTCTTGGTGGCGCGGCTGCCGGCGATGTGGTGCGTTGCGCGCGACGAGACGGCGCCGTCGGCGTGGCGCAAACTTTTTCGTCCACGCCTTACAGCGACATCCGTGCGCGCGCGCCAACTGGGCGATCTCTATGTTGTCGCTGGCGACGGCGGCTTCACACGTGGCCTGGCCGCCCCACGGCCAGCCGCATTCGATGGCAAATGCGAGCGAGCGAGGGCTTTTTGACGATGCCGCCGCGAGGCACACACCGACACCACCGCCGTCGAGACGGCGCCTGCGGATCTCAACGAGCACTTTATAATTGTCATACGCGGCGGCGTCCAAGAGCGCGTCCGAGGTCACACAGATGCCGGCGTCGAGAAGAGCCGACAGGACATCGCGCGAGCCATGCATGGCGGCCTCTCGAATGCACGCGTCGTTGTCGCGCGGAAAGCCCTTGTCCAGCATGTAGCGCACCATTGCGAGGGAATCATGGCGGACGGCGACGCGCAACGCGTCCTTGTGTAAAGCCGCGCCGCGCTCCACAAGATAAACAATACAGTCGAGGCTGTCGGCATAGGCCGCCGCGAGGCACACGTCGCCGTCGAGGGGAAACCCGCACGAATGCGCCCACGCCAGGCAGGCCGAGGAGCCTCCGCGCGCAGCGTGCTCGCATGCGCGTGCGTTGAGCCAGCCCTGCGCGTGGGCAAACTGCGCACAATCCAACTGATTATAGATGAGTGCGGTCGCCCCTGCACAGGCGCTCGTCGGGCAGCCGTGCGCGCATGCGTACTCGAGACAATCGAGGCGCCCAAAGCGCGCTGCCTCGATGCACGTGTCCTCGCGCCACGGGCATCCGTTTTGATGCAAGTAGCGCAGGCAGTCGAGCGCGCCCGCGCCCGCGGCGGCTGAACAAGCGTGCCGGTCCCAACGACACCCGTGGCGGTGCGCATAGGCCAGTAGGTCGCGATGTCCTGCCGAGGCGGCAGCCTCACACGTCGCCTCGGACCATCGGTCGCCAGATGCGCGGGCGTGCGCGAGACAGTCGACATGGCCGGCGCGCGCAGCGTGATCGCACCGCGAGAGCCAGCCCGGTCGCCAGGACACAAGACACGAGCGCCTGCCGACTGCGCGCTCGTCCAGAGCGATCGCGCGCCATCGCGCGCACACCCGAGACGCACAGCAGCGCACAACCGCGCAAGGTAGAAAGTGCATGATCCAACCAAGGACCTCATCGGGCAGGTTCTCAATCATGGCGCCGTACTGTTGTTGTTATTGTTGTTGCTGCTGCCTCCTCTTTTTCTTTTTGTCTTGCGCCTCGTTCGCGACACGCGCGCTCGCGTTGCGGTTTCTTGTGGTCGCTGGTCTTTTTTTTGTTATCTTCTTTTTTTCTCCCTCTTTTGGGCGCGCATCGGCAAGGCAAAATCATCCCTCGCCTCCTGCGCGTGATTTCTTTCTCGGCCTCAATCACTAAAAAAAGCAGCGCAAAGGCAGATTGCGATGGATGCGGCGGGCGCATTGCCACCGCCCCCGTAAGCCGGTCTTTTTGGCGGTCGGAGAAGGGCAAAATGTTTTCCTGTATTCTATTGGTCTCTGAGTCGGCGCCGCGTGCCTCTTGTGGCGCGTCTTTTTTTTATGTCGGGCTTTGCGGCCGACTATGCGGCGCGATCGACCAAAAGGAAAGGAAACACGCAGCGCCGACCGCCATTCGACGGATCCCCAGCGTCTTCTTTTTTCCCTTCTTCTCTTGTCCGGCGATTCGACAAAAAAATCTGCGGAGCACAACGACAAAACAGCCACCGAGCCGGCACAGAGAAAGGACGGCCCTCGGCCCTTTTCCTGGGGCTTGCCACTTTTCTTTGTGCGAAAAAAAGGCAAGAGAGACGCGAAAAAAAAGAGATCTCAGAGGGTCGCGGGACGATGACGCAACAGAACCAAGGGAGCGACGAGTCCACGGCGCACAGCACAGCACAACGAGAAGGTGTGCTCGAGAGCCTGTTGCGGCAAGCGGGCGTCGCCGCCGACGTGAGATTCGCCTTTTGCCAAATGCCCCTGACGCGGGTTCTCGACGCTTTTGCCTGCGCCAAATGCGCGCGCCCAGACGGACGCGTGCTCTGCCTCGCCGACCAGGTCGCCCACCGGAAGCGCCGTTGGAAAGCCATAGGACACCATGATGGTTCACACACTGACAGCAGTGACAATGACGACGACACTACTGATGATGGTGGTAATGGCGGCGGTGGTGACGACGACGACGATGCAAACCGCACACGTAAATCCAACGTCACACAAAGCGCACATCATAGAGTGTCGCTGCTGGCGTCGGCCGGGTATGAGGACACGACGCTCATGGGCGCATGCATTCGCGCGCTCGTGCCCGCCAACGTCGTGTCTACGGTCGTCGGCGCCATACTGCGCCATGGACGTGCGGGCGCCACAGACGACGTGCGCGTGTGCGCCGACCGTCAGATGATGGCCCGACACAATCGACCGCCGATGCGTCTGTGTCGGCCCGCCGCACGCGACCGTCTCCGCCTGATGGCATGGACGTGGTTGGATTCAGTGGCGCGGGAGCGCGCACACCACTGGGTATCGAATGCCCAAGCATTCGGACCGTGCTGGGAAGCCGTTGCGTGTCCATGCGATCTCTCATCGAACGCGCAGATCTTGTGCGTGGGTGTGGATGCAGGAGTCGGCTACTGCTGTCAGGTCGACGCTGCCGAAATGGCGCGCGAATTTCAGTTGAGAAAGGACACCGCTGCGCGGGGCGACGGCGACAGCAGGCTCGAACGCATCGACTGTCCCTATGATCCGCGCATCGTCGGATTCATCGAGCCGCCCTTTTGGTCGGACGAGCCGACCGTGTTTTACGTCGCTATCGACGGCGATGCGAGGTTTGCCATCACCGCCGAATGGTGATTGACCAGGCGCCGGCCGTTTACCCTACTGGTCTCTCGTGTGTGCGCGCGCGGGGCCTCTTTTGTTCCCCCAAGTTTGCTTGATGGGCAGAAAAACCGAAAAAAAAAGAACCCCACTCCAACGCCAACGCGGCGGCTCTTTGTATTTTTTATTGTTGAGGGGTCTGTTTCTTTGCTCGACTACTTTTTTCGCTCTTGTATCACGACCGCATTTGCCAACCGGTCGCATTTTTTTCTCGTGCGTCGAGGGCGCATTCGGCGGCGCGACTATGCGGCACGAAAAAGGCGTCTGCCGCTTTTGCGCCTATACTTTTTGAAACACATTCCAAACGTATTTCGAGGCCTAGGGGCGTATGGGCCAAGAAAAAAGGGCAACGGCAATGGCCGCTCTCTGGGCGCCTAGTGCGCTAGGGAGCCCTAAGTGGGTCGGTGCCCGCATGCGCATCCGACCACGTGGCGTAGGGCAAAGTCGGCCTCGTACCACGGGTGCGCTCCGCGGCTGCCGTCATAAGAGGGCGATGCGTCCCTGTGCGCGGCCGCCACGCAGCGGGGCACGTCGCCGGTGCGATCGCTCGGATCGATCCACCATAGATCGATCACGATAAAGTGCGCGCGCAGTGGCGCGTCGGGCGCCATAGGGCGCGTGGAAGACACGAGCGCCCACCACCAGTTCCACGGTATAGTGATTGTTTCAGCGGCATTGAACGCGTGCATGAGACGCAGGGGCCGCCACAGCACTCGCCCGCCGCTCAGCCTGCCGTCGCTGCCGCAACTACCGCCGCCGTCGGTATCAACGGGCTCCGCCAACCACACGTGGCATTGGGTACGATGTGTCGCATAATGGGCAACGACCCGCTGCACCGCGGCTAGCGGTCCATGGCGGCACGAAACGACCCCTTCGGTATCGTGCGATGCGGCCCAGACGGCGATGCCGTCGCGAGGATCAAAGGCGCCGGTCCACACACTCTGTACAGACAGTGACACGCAACCGCTGCGGATATCGAGGGGTCGGGCCACGCGCCGTGCCGACACCCACCAAGGTTCATCGGCCCACGCCGAGGGACGCAACCGGTGCACGGGCGTACCTAGAGGCGCGCCCGCGCGTGCCCTGAATACGCTGCGCCATAGATCGGGTTCGCCGCACACACGCTCCAGGCGCCTGGACGCCGCACGCATGGATGCCAGCCAGCGCGTTCCCAGGGCGCCCACAAAGTGCGCGATCTCAAGCAGGCATTCGTCGGGCAAGTCCATCAGGCACGCCGGCACCGCCTGTGCCGAGTCTTCTTCCCGCGTCTGTTTTATGGCCACCATGAAAGGATGCCCTTGTGGACGCGTGCGCGCGTCGTACTCTTCTTTTTTCCTTCATGGTGCACGCGAGAAAAGACAACATCGGACATGGACGACGTTGCCAACCACATCGCACACTCGCCGGCGTGCGTGCTGCAACGGCGTCGCATGCGCATCGCGGCGCACACCAAGGATACGAAAGAGAAAATAAAAAAAAGAAAGAAAGAAAAGCCGCGCGCAACACAAGACACCCCGCGCCCTTTCTTGTCGCCCCTGTCCGCCAAAAGTATGTGCTCAGAGCCGTCGATTGCATTTAAAAAAAAATTTTGCAGTGCTTTGGCGCCAGTTTACGGCATTTTCGTTCTTTTGTCTTTTTTGCGTGTGTGTGTGTATGGGATGTTGTCGTGTAAGTTGTCGCAGGGTAGCGGCAAGAGTGCGAGGCGGGATTGCCTTGGAATCCTTTTCTTCCAAGTAAAAAAGGGCGACGGCGAGGGCCGCCTAAAGAGTGCCAGGCAGCACCGGCGGCGGGTGAGGGCGTGCCAGGCGATCCCGCGCAAAATAGCGACGAAAAAACCACAAGGAAAAGAGCGTGAGCGGTGCGGAAAACCGGCCCACAACACAAGGGACGCGCGCGCGCACGGAACACGCGGGCCGACCCTCCAACGGCAGGCAAGGGCAAAAACGCACTGACCCAATGATCCGAGAAGGCCGCTCGCCGAATAAAAAGAGGGAAGCGACTAAACGACGCAGCGCCAGCCAATCCATTTTTTGTGCGGCTCTTTTTTGAGTTGAGATCGCGACGACCTAGGTCGCGGACACGCGGTGTTTGCGATCGCCGCGTGTTTAAAAGGCTATTTTTAGCGATATCTTACCAGTGCTCATCCAGATCGTGCCCATTTATTCCCTTTCGACGCCGTCGTCGCCAAATACCCCCTCAACGCACACACACCCAGACACAGGTGCGCGCGCGTGGCTCTGCGCTGCTCCGCCACTGTCGCCAGTCAGTGGCGGGTCTTGTTTGTTCCTCGTTGCGTGTTTGTTCCGGTCCCTCTTCTGGGAGATCGTTTTCTCTTTCCCCTACTCTCTGTGCCCCATTGTCGTCTTTGTTCCATCCCTCGCCCGTTTCTTTCCTCCGTATGCCGCGAGTCATCCTTTTTAGCGCTTGTGACATCGTCGCTGCTGGCTGTCCTCGTGTTTTCTTGTTTGTATCTTTTTTTTTGGATGTGGCGTGCGGTTTTCTGTCACAAGTTTGGTTGATCGTGAACGGCCTTTGTGTGGCTAACTTTGACCTTGTCCCCCCCCCTATTGTCTGCGTGTGTGCATGTGTGCATGTTCTATCGCCTGCATTTTGCGCGTGCTTGTGTGCGACCGCGCACAGGAAAGAGCCGCCACGAGCAACTGCCTTTTTTTTTAAACATCAGCGCGCCACATCATGCAATCAGACAATGCCGACACTTTTGCCTCGTCCGCCATCCAAGAGGCTGAGCCGCTCAATCCGAGTGGGGCGGTGCTCGAATCGACCTGCGCCAGCGACGATAATAACAACAAAGCGATGACCGGTGCGGTGCACGATGCCGCCGCGGTCGAGGGCGGCGGTGCTGCCGAGGAGCGCGACGCAAATGCGCTGACCGATGACAAGGGTGCCGACGATCGCAGCGACAATGATACATCGCCGTCTCTGGACACGGACGACGGAGACGACGAGGGCACCGGCATGTCGGCATCGTCTGACCACGCCACTGGCAATGTAATATCATCATTGTCGCCGTCATCACCATCGTCGTCGGTAGAGTCGCCCGCATCGTGCGACGCCTCATCGAGCACCGCGAGTCGGAAGCGACCACTCGACATGTCGCCGGCGGCGATGATCAAGCAGCAACAGCAACAGGTGCGCAAGCGCCGCTACGTCGACTCGTCGCACACGGTCGACGGCGTGCGCAAGCATGTTACGGTCGCCTGCGCGCGCGTCGACACGGGAGGTTTCAAGTGCACCTTTACGCTGGAGCACCGCAGGCTCGAAGGCACCCTGAACCAGCAGCGCGCCAACGCCAAGGGCGGCGACATTATCGAACGGCGTCACGACGTCTTTATGATCCAAGACGCACAAGGCGACGACGCGCCCTTCCCCGATTACGATCGCGTGTACGACAACTTTTTGAGGCGCGGCATCGACATCTGCGATCACGTGCGGTCCGAACTGGTGCCCATCCGTGCCGCGCCCAAAGAGTCGGCCCCGACCGACGACTCGGTGGGCGCCAACGACGCTGCGTCATGATTTTGCCCACCAATCTTTCTGCGTGCGCCCTTTTATTTCGCCCTTTCTTTTTGCCCATCTTTTGTTCCTTTTTCGTGTGCCATCTTTTGTTGGTGGCTGTTGCGCGTCCCGCCAACGCCGACACCTTTTTTCATTTTTTCTTTTGTTGAAAAAAAAGCGAATAAAGAGAAGGGGCGAGCGAAAGCGCCCGCATCATACGCCCAGAGATATCAGTCTTTTTTCCCCCGTGCTCTTTGTCTGTGTTTCTTTTGCAAAGGAGAGCAACAACGCTGTGCTGCCCTCTCTACGTTGGACAGCGCCAAAGTCTTTGGTTTTTTTTCAAGAGCAGTTGGCCTCTTGAGTTGAGGGGACGCGGCAACGGCCCTCACCCCTTTCGAGGCAGGCGCCTGGAAAGTTGAACACGCCGCTCATCGAGCATTTCCGCCCCATTATGCGCCGAGGACTGCGACGGGTGTTGCCCGCCGCCCCTACCGCCGCACGATGACGTTATTTTTTTTTCAAAAAATAACGATGTATCGCCAGAGTTGCGGCCCCTTCTCGCCATTGTCCCTGCGATTGAGCGACAAAGGAGGGCATTTGCGCTTGTGACTGCGGGGGAATGGGGAAAATCAAGCGTACACCCTTTCGCGACCCCTGTGCGCCAATTCGGAAAAGGACCAGGGACCACGGTGAAGGCGGCGGGTCCTTGACCGTGGCGGGTGCGCTTTCATTTTTTTCTGTTCCGGCTTTTTGTAGAGTCTCTTTCTCGGCCATTCGTCCCTCAGTTTTATCGCCTTTGGGCTTTTTGCCGAGTGCACAGGGAACAACGAGGAGGGCCGCGGCACACCTTTCGGTTTTTTTCGCCGCTGTCGCCCATTGCCCGGCTCGGACCAACACGACTCGAATACAGGCCAAAAAAAAAAGAAAACACGTATAAACTTTAACTGGCAAGGGCAGCACAGTGCCGCTCGCGTACAAAGGCAAGTCACCCTTGGGCGACGACGACACGCTGCATAATGGGCACTACGCATTCCTTGGTGCCGAATCGTTGTTGGGACGATGGCGACGATGACAGAGATGATGCAGCCGGCCGCTGCAATGCGATCGACGCGTTTGCCGCCGTGGCGTCGCTCGCTGCATCCGAGACACCGACACACGGGACGCCGCACGTCGACGCGGATGTCCAGACGATTGGCACAGCGTCAAAGGCCGAGTACAAACACAACCAAGAGGCCATCTATGAGGCCATTGTCGGCCTGCCGTCAAGTTGCACATTTTGCATCGGGGTCGTTTACCACCGTGAGGGCGACGGCGGCGGAGCGCGCGCCATCTTGGGCATCGTCGTCGAGTGCCGAGGCGGCGACCGATACGCGGTCATCACGTCGGGTCCGACGTCGCGCGGGTGGCCCGTGTGGCCGGCGCGACTTTTGGCGCGGGCCGTTTCCGCCCTGTGCCTTTCACATGTGGTCTATGTGGTGCCGACCTCGTCGCGCCGTACGCCCCTGGACCCCGCAATCGAGGCCAGGTTCGTCGGGTTGCGTGACCGAATGTGGGTGCCAACGCTGGTACGGGGCCTTTTCAGAGGCCCCGCGTGTGGCGGGTGGACGAGCGACTCTATCACGCAGATGCGGCTCGCCATCTCGCTCGTGGAGAGGGCGACCACACAACGCATACAAAATGCGCAAGAACCCATGCATTTGGACGCCGCGACGGCGGCGTGTGCGGCACCGACGCGCGACGCGGCCCGCTGTCTGTGCGAGAGCGATCACGTGGTCCACGTGCGAGGACCCTTTGCAGAGTCGTGTTTGGACCATGCGGCCGGCATCGAGCGGGATCTGCGGTGGATGGCCGTATGGCTCGACGCCCTCGAACAGACACCCGCGGTCTCGGCGTGCCTCATGCCCTGCGCGTTGGAGCAATCCAACGCCTCTTGATCTTTTCTTATTCTCTTCCGACACCTTCCCGACCTATACGGCGCACGCCGAAAAAGACAACGCACAGGTTTTTTGCCTTTTTTTTGTGCGGTTTCTTTCGCGACGCCGCGCAGGTTCAGTCGCGCAATGATCGGCGGCAGGTCAAAATGAGTGTGGACAAAGAGAGCGTGCACAAAAAAGGCACCGGGGCGAAAAAAACACGCGATGTCTTTCCTCTTTTTTGTCTCGCCTCTGCCTTTTCGTCTTTTATTTTCTTGTACAGGCGCGAAAGGCAAGCCACACCCGCCCCCTTGTGTGCGCGTGCACCTAAAAAAGCAAAGACCACCCAAAAAGGCCGACGCACACAAACACAGTAGAAGCAAAGGGCGCGCAGGCCTGTGACAAGACCGACAAACTCGCTTGTAGAGCAAAAAAAAAGATACGACGTGGACAGGCAGAGAGTAGCGAGACAAAGGGGGACCCCAAAGGAAAAAAGGGGATTGACGCGTGCGGTGTCGCCTAGGGTATGGTGTGCATGGGGTTGGGCAGCTTGACGGCGACCCCCGAATTGCCACCGTTGAGATCCGAATGCTGGTCGCCGATGTTGGCCACCGGCACGTAGCCGGCCGCGACGAGGCGCGCGCGCTGGCGGCTCTTGTACTCGACGGCGTCGACATGCTGTTCGGGCGTGCCCACGGTGCGAAAGATGGCGTGGTCCCACCCGTCGACGCCCGCCCAACGCAGGTTGTCGAGCGTGACGGCCTCGTTGGTCGAGCGGCGGCCGGTGAGGATGACGGTGCGCACGCCCATCGATCGCAACGCGTTGTACAGGTTGACGACCGGCGCCAGCGGCGGCAGGTAGGCCGACGGCATGCGCTGGCCCGTCGACAGCAACCACGTGGCGAACCGATGCCTGCGGTCGGGGTGCGACGACAGGAGCGTGTCGTCGACGTCGAAAAAGGCGGCCGCGCGGCGCCGCTGTTCAGGTCCGAGGCGATGCACGACATCGGTGATCGCGCGCAGGGCGTCGCGACACAGCGATTCGACAAACCGCTCGTAGGTGGGGCTTGTCATGTAGGCGTCGACAGCGGCCTTGATCGCGGCCGGGTCCTGCGGGCGCGGCGCGCTGTGGGCCGCGGGCGCAGCGAGACCCATCGGTACCGCGACACGGGGCCACGATGGCGACGCGGGTGCCGGCGTCCACGATGGCGACAATCGCAAGGAGCCACGGCGCGCGCGAGGTCGTGCGTCAAACATGTTGCCTGGCACGCGCTCCGCTGTCCGGAGAGCGGACGGCGACGGCATGGCGTCCAACGAAAGGCGGCGGGCACGCGTGGGCATTCCTAGCGCAGGGCGCTGGGGGCGTGTTTGTAGCGCTTGCATCCTTTACTAGGGTGAGGCACCGTGTCTCTCTCGCCCCCGCGCCAATCGAGCGCCGCGCACCGGTCGGGGTCATTCCTTTTTCGCCGTGCGATCGAGCATCGAGGCGGCCGCACATGGGTCCAACGCGTCGGCCCCGTATCCCTTTTCCTGATCTGTGTATGCGCGCGCGTCTCGCTCTCTGGGTCCCGCGGCCCGACGCATGCGCAACCCATCCTTTTTTCTCCAAGAAAAAAAAGGCGCCGCCGTGCGGAAAAAAGGCGAGCGACCGGCCTTTTTTTGCTGAGGCGCCTTGTGCCAGTGCCGCCGTTGGCGCCCGGTTCGTGTTCTTGTAGACAAAGTGACGTGTCGCCGGAGTATTTTACAGACCTCGATCGCGCCAAGACCACGGCACCTCAAAAGGCGACGCATTCTAGGGCGTTGCTGGCGCAGGCTTTTCAAAAAAAAAACCCCTAAACCGCATAGGCCCAAAGGTTCAGTAGGCCCCATCGGCCAAGGAGAAAAAAGCAGCGCAAACCTGTACGTCGGTCGTGTTTGTCTCTTTTTTTTTCTTTTCCACCTCCCAGCTGGGAAAGTGCCTGCGTCGCTGTTGGTTGCCTTTTTTTGGGACAAAGAACCAAGAAAAGAAAAAGAGAAAATATTATTTTTATGCTTTTTTCTATGTACATGGCGGCGCGATGCATTTTCCCAAGCGACAGAAACAAGGTGGCGAGGGCGGCAGGAATCGACAGCGACGAAAGCACACGGCGCCACAGCCTAGTCGAGACCACAGTCGCGCAGGGCGCGTCTGTTCCGCTCGATGCGTTTGGCGTTCCGGTCGTCCTGGCGGCCGCGGTGCGCGTCGTCGAGAAGCCGCTGCGACATGGCCTGTCCGTCGCTGTCATCGCTATCGTCATCCTCACGATGGCTCTCGTTGCTGTCGGCGTCCTCATCGTCAATGTTGGCGCGTGGCCTCCTCAAAGAGCCCATGCCAAAAAGGCCCAAGAGCGCAACGGCGGCACGCGATTTCCACGTCACACTTGTGAGGTCGCTGTCGTCGTCGCCGTAAGTGTGGCGCTGCACGGTCGCTTCGCGGATAGCACCGACGTGAGTCATTGCCTATTTCTTTTTTTTCCTACCCTAGCTGTTTCTTTCGTTCAAAGTGACTTTTCGAGCACGATGGCCGATCGAGGGGCGCCAGTTGGAGGTGGGTCGTAGGGTGTAAAAAGGACACGTGTCCTCTTTTCTTCTTGTGCGCAGCCGGCGTTGTAGACGGGCACTGCAGAATCGGACAGAGGGCGCGAGTCGAAAAGAAAACGGTGGCTCTTTCCGAGTGTGCAGCGCTGACGGTGTGGCACACAGAGAGAAAAAGAAGCACCGCCTTTCGTGGAGTGTGTGTCTCTGCTTTGTGCCGCCTTTTTTCTTTCTATTGTGAAAATCGAGCCAAAGAGAGAAGAGCGTGGTCGGTGCACGGGTCGTCGGGAGCGCGACAATGAAAAGGGGTGAGGCGATGGAAGAGTTGGCTGTTGTGCGGTTTGATCGTGCGAGAGAGGATGCCGCGCTTTATCGGCACATACCGACCAATCATGGCAAAGCGCGCACACGCCCATTCGCGGTCGCACCAAACGACCGAAAAAGGAAAAATGTCGACGCAATTCGTGTGCCCCTGTTTGGCATGGAGCAGCGCTGCGTGTCGCCCCACTTTGCGACGCCGCGGCGCACACTGGGCTTTATCGACGTCGGGCGCACCAACATGGGCCTATGCTTCACCACCAACGATTGGGACTGGGCCGATCCCGTTGTCGAGTGCGTGGCGCGCGTCGACATTGCCGATTCGGGCGCGCTCGACGGACCCGGCAACGCGGGCGCGCACGAGACGGCAGACCTCGTGGCGGCGTTTGTCGTACGCTGGAGCAGTATGCTCGACAACTGCGAACGGGTCTTTATTGAGCGCCAGCCACCGGGCGGCATGCGCGACATCGAGCAACTCTTGTACGCGGCGCTGGGCGGCGCCGCGCGCGTGTCCTTTCTCGCGCCCAACAGCCTCCACGCCCACTTTCGCATCGGCGCCCGGCACGGGTGGGGCGCCTACAGCCGACGCAAGGTGCGCGCCGAGACGATCGCCGCGCGCTACATCAGCGCCAACGCCACGGCGGGCGCGGCGGCTCAATGGGATACGCTCGGCGAGCGACGCCACGACGCGGCAGACGCCACGCTCATGGCCATCCTGGTCAACGAACGCAAGCGCCGTGAATGGGTCGATTGCTATGAGACGCCGCCACCGCTCGCCGGCGTCGCGCCGACGGCCCGCGCCGCCAAGCGCCCGCGTGCCAAGTGATCGCATCCTCCTCGTCCCCCCCCCCTGGCGACCATACCTTGATCCTTTTTTTTTTGGTTTTCTGTGTGTTTCTCTCCCGCTTGTATTTTTATTTTTGCGGATCGACAAACGACAACAACAAGAAGACTGTTTCCTCGATCGTCTTGTTGTCCCGACAGCGAGACAAGTCGCGCTGGGAAAAAAAGGCACGAGGGACCAGGCAAGGCAGATCCCCGCAAAAAACCAAAACCACTTTCGTCCTTTTTTGCCCTTTTGAATGTGGGCCGGTCCCCCTCTCCGGGGCGCCCCTTTTGGCCAGAGCGGTACAGAAATTGGGGAAAAAAGGATTTCTTGTAAAAAAGCGGCGCCTTGGCGTTGGTCTGTTGTTGTCTCGCCGCGCTCGTTCGCCGCCCTTTTGGGTGTGTGTTTGTTGGCGATGGTTGCCCAGATCCTGTCGTGTCCGGCTCGCTGCGGTTGTGTCGCACGTTTCTCCTTTCGTCCTTGCGCGTCGCACGCTCATCACTCTCATTCGTCCCATTGGTTGCCTCGTAGTGCGCCGTGTTTTTGCGTCTAGTCGGCCCTTCTCCTTTTGGTAGTCGTACCACATTTCCTTCCCGTTGTTGCAGCGGGGTCATCTCTCTTGTCTCTTTTTCGTTTTTTTTTTCGTTCCGACCCACTTTGTTTCCTTCTTTTCCTTTTGGTGGGTCGCACGAAAAGGCCCGCCGTTTGCTCCCGCATATACACCCCCATTCACACCAACACACACAGACACAGACACACACACACACACACACACAGACGACCCTCTGCTGAGCCTGCCGCCCCTGTTTTTAAACAGAACAACAGCCAGTTTCGTGGATTGGGTTGGTGTTTTTTGTTGCTCCGTTGCCAGGCAGGCACGTTCTGCCCTGCGCACACCGACGCGCGTACACGCACACAATACCCAAAACAAACAAACACACACAAGACACCGGATGTCGGCCACGGCCGGAAAGTCCTACGCTCTGATTTCGAATCGGGAGGCGTCGCGTACGATCGCCGACGTGACGCGCGCGCATCCCAACATACAGGCCATGATCGCCACGATTTCGTCGCGCATTGATCCGGTAAAGACGGCCGCGGCCGTCTCCATGGGGCTGGTGGCTCATCCGGCCGTCTTTGCCTCTAGCCTAGACGTGTCGCACGGCAGCGCGGGCGATCGCCACACTCACGGCGAGAACGGCAGCGCATCGCCAGAGTCGCCCGACGACTGCGCAAGCGTCGCCACCGTTGATCAACCGTGCCGGACCAGCGACGACGATGCCGGCGCCACCGATGGGAGACCCCCGCTGCCTCAGACCGATGGCAGCCGACCGCGCCGCCGCCTTTGGCGCGAGGAGCGCGCGCTCGCTGCCGCCATGCCGTTGCACCTCACCATTGACGTCTGCGTGCCGCGCGCCTGCGCGGTGCTCATCGAGGCCGCTGCGACGAAAATTCACAAACGAGTGGCGGGCGCCGTGCGCACGTGGCAATCTGCCCGGCGGGACAATATCGTCGCCGATTTCGGTGTTTACAAGCGCGATGGGTTCGACGCCGCGCTGGCTGTCGTGCGCGGCCTCCCGGGTATGTCCAACGTGAGCGCACGCGAGGTCGCGCAGCGAGGCGCTTCACGTGCGTCAAATCACCCGCGTGACATGTACAATTTGCGATTCGTGGATGTGGTTCCGCGTTCAGAGGGTGGCGCACGCGACGGCCTCATTGCCACGCATCGCGGCATCGACACCGCCCTCGTGACGGATGGTCTCTGGGCGCGCCTCTCGGTCGAGATCGCAGAGGAGGACGCCGGCGCGCACGGCGCCCCCATTGTCGGCGTATTGACGGCCCTCGTGCGCTCCTCCGATCCGGGCAAGGTCAACGTCCCACTTGCGAGCGACATTGAGTGGGTCTCGCTCAACAATCCTTGAGGGTCGATGGTCTTTTTTTTTAATTGTTTATTCGAGGCTCGGGCAATCTTTTTCACGCACGTGCGCCCGCGCGTTGCGCCTGTCCCTTGGGGCAAAGCGGGAGCGCGATAGAAAACCACAACGCAAAACCAGTCTGACCATTGCATGTGCACACATATACGGAGAAAAACAAGGAAAAGAAGAAAAAAAGACAAGCGGCATACGTCGGGGCGTTTTTTTGAGGGAACATCAAGGCTCTACGTGCACGCATGCGCGCGCTTAGCGACACGATCACGCGCCTGGCGCGCATGCACCAGAGGCCGAAAGAGAAAAAGAGCAAAAAGGGAGAGAGACGAAAAAAAAGGATCAAAAATCGCAAACCATCTTTTGGTCCGGTTGAGGCGTGGACCGGCGCCCCTTTTTTCCCTTTTCCAAAGGCGAGCGACGCGCAAAGAAAAAAGAGCACATAAAAATTTTTGTGACAGAGCAGCGGCGAATTGGCGCCCTGCGACTCGCTCTCTTTTCTTGTGCGGGTGTGTGTTTCTTCTGTGCTGTCCGGGGCGCACGGCGGGGGAAAAAAAGGGCTGCTGCCCAACAAGGCACGCAAGACGCCGCGGCGTATGAGCACCAGTGCCGGTTTATCCTTCTTTTTCTTTCTTCTATCGTCAAAAGACAGGGAAAACAGGGAAAAGAGAGAGAGAGAGAGAGAGAGAGAGAAAGAGAGAAAAAAGGGGAGGACGGGGGCTCATTGAGGGCGGGCGCCGGCGCAAACGACGTGCACGCACGCAACATAGTCTTTGCCAAACAGCATACCCGACAAGGCGGGCGGGTGAGCGGATCGACCAAAGACGACGACGCCGTCCATCCAGTCTTGGCGTCGCTGCCACCAGCGCGTACAGCGCACGGTCGTCGGATCGCGCCCGATGATGCGCGCGCCGCGCGACGTCAGCATCGTCGCGAGCCGGTCCATGATAGAGGCGGCTTCGTCGGCCACCTCGTCGTTTGCAATCACGTGGCTGCGTATCAAAGAAGCCAGGGCGTGCGCGGCGGCCGCCCCGTTGTGATCGTAGCGTCCACGCGACACCACGTCTCGGAGCGCGTCGACGTCGGCCAGCAGTGGGCTGTGGCGCGCAGGATCGGCGCGCGCGCACACTCTGATGGCCGTGAGATGGAGATTGGGCACAAACACCTCGACCACCGTCTCGTGCTCGTGCTGTGTGCGCGGGACCGTATCAATTTGTTGCATTGCCTTGCTCTGTTTGCCCGCCTGTGCCTCTCGCCTCTGCGCCTTGGTTTGTCCTTTCTTTCCTGCAGCACTCACGCGCGCCTTGTGTGCGTACGCGGCTCCCTCGCTCGACGACCAAATGGCGCCTGTCCTTTTTTCCCCTTGGTCCTCGCCTCTGTTTTGTCGCCTCTCTTTCCTCTTTGCGGCGTAATGTGTTGTTGCCGTCGTCGTCGTCGTTGCGTCTGTCGGTCTGGCCGTCGCGTGTCGGGCCTGTGGCGCCGGGCTCCGGGCGCTTTGTGCGCCTCTCTTTCCCTTTGTTTCCCAAGTGGTCGGCGCCCGACCGCGCATGCGCCAGCTTTGGCCTTTATTCATGGACCAATTGCCGGTCTCAACAAAAAAAAAACCGAAAGACCTAGAACCCGGCGGCGCATCGCATCCCTTTTGTGTTTTGCCGTGCTGTTGCGCGCCTTTGGCCCCCTGCCCCCTCTTTTCGCTCGGCCTTTTTTCCCTTGCGATGGGTGATGATGTTGGCGCGCAAGCGTGCCCGACTGCCGTGACCACACCGCTTCGGAAAAAATCTCGCCAGCGCAAAAAAGGGTGAACAAAAAGGGGGGCGAGCATCAGACCTGGCGTCGGTTGCGTCTACGGCGACATGTGCCGCCCGCCCCGGCAAATGGATTCCGTTTGCTGACGATGGATGCGAGCCGAGACACGCCCGTTGATGCGTGTCGATTAGGAAAAAAAACGCACAAAGGCCAGGCACCGCCAAAAGACGGCCGACTTTTTATGGCACTTTCCTCTTTTTTTCGGCCTTTTTAGCGGAAGAAAAGGAGCCCCCCACCGACGGGGACAGCTGCATAAAAGGGCGCGCCGCCGCGTGACGATGCGAGAGCCATGCAGGGCAGGCGCAGAGCCCGCTGGCGAATGCGGCGAGACCGCACGCTCGCCGAGAGAGGGGAGGCGCAAGGCGACGGTAAAAAAAAGTCTGTGGACCTTATGGGCAAAAAAATAGAGTTTGCTCCCACGGGCACTACTCCACATCGGCCTCTTCCCTCCTCTCTCTTTGCAAAGCAAAAGGGTAAAAGACCTCGGGTGCCGCGCGTTGCATTTGTGCTCGTTCGCAAGACAGGCAAAGAACGGGTCGCCCCACAGGAAAAGGAACAAGGAGAAGAGAAAGACAACAACGGCCACTCGCACGGCATTATGACGACGCGGTCGCTACTCCAGCTGGACGAGATTGATGTTGACGGCCGCGATGCCGGCGTCGGCTCCTTTTTCGGTGCGCGCAACGCAGCGCCGGCCTACGACGCCTTTGCCGCCCTCGACCCGCTCGATGACGACTATGACAGCGCCGATGACCACCACGGCAATGACCGCAGCGGCAGTGTCGGCGGCAACGGCAACGACCACCACAACAACAATGTCGATGCGAGGGCCGCCAGAAAGAGTCACAATGGCCAACAATACGTGGATCGTGCCCAGGCGTTCGAACAAGGTCGCAACGATCGCCGTTTGTCTGGCGCCGCGCGCGCTGTCGGACAACCGCAACACGCCGCCCACGACCCGTTTGCCCTTGGCGCCGGCACAAGTGCGGGCGTCGGCGATGGCGACCGTCTACCGAGCCGCGGTGAACGCACAACCGCTTGCTTTGGTGTGGCGCCGTCGGCGCGCGCCGACGGTGCCAGCGGCAACAGCAGGGCGAGCAATATGAGCGACTGCACCGCCAGTGCCGACGGCCAAGATGAAAACGGCCTCTTTGGGCACCGCCACCACCATCACCACCAGAATCATGAGAATCATCATCAACACCATTTGCGTGGGCATCATCACCGCCACCATCAACAACACCAACACGCGCCCGAGCCGCGCCACGAGACACTGCCTTTTGCGGCTCCCTTTTTGGCGCCGTCTCCCCGTGTGGCTCCGGGTCTGTCGCGAGGACCGACAGCAACTGATACAATGATGGGATCGGCGCCAGACCACGCGTCTGACTTGCGCGACGCGCGGCGCGCCTATATGGAGGCCACCGAGCAATTGGCAGAGCGACAGCGCGCCTACGAGATCGAGCGCGAGGAGACAATCAAAAAGATGGACGCGCGCCACAAGCTGTCGGTGCTCCCTTTGCATGAGGCGGCCGCCGCGGCGCAAGACAGGATGCGAGCCGCCGCCGGCGCTCTCCAGAGACAGTTTGACCGGCGCATCGTCGAGTTGGAAGCCGACAGCGCGCTCGACCACGAGGCGCGCGCCGCGCGGATTGCGTTGGTCGAACGCGCGCGCGTCGCCGCACTCCACCCGGACGATGCGTACGGCAGGCGCGAACGCGCGGCAGCGACCGCCGCGATGAATTCCACCTTTGGTCTCATGTCGATGGTCGATTCGCTCCTGGGGGGTGGCGCCGGCAGGGACGGCGTCTTTGTGCGCGGTGCGGGCGGACCCGCGCCCTTTGTGCGCATCGTCCCGTTCCAGTCCGTTGCCTCGCCTCGCCACCAGCCTCAACAGCAGGCGCCGTCGTCCCAGCGCCGCGCATCCCCGTCCGCTTCCGCCGTGCGCATCGAGGAGATTGACTAGGCGCCGCCTTCCGCTCCCGCCCCCTCCCATCCTCCTCCCTATTTGCCCTCGACCCCCCGACCCCTCTACCTTTTTCACGCGTTCCTTTTCGCCCTTCTCGCGTGCACTTGTCCTCGTGTGTGTACTTGTCCTCGTGTGTGTGTGCTTTTTTGCTTTGTCTCATGCGAAGACAAAACAGCGCCGCTGTCGTTTTTTTCAAAAAAAAAGGGGCAACCAACACACAGGACTCCAATAGAGTACCATCACTCTCGCTCAAAGAAAAAAAAGCAAGAAGGCTCGGGGCGGTGTGCACCGAAAGCGGGTGGGGGGGGGAAGGAGGGCAACACGCCATTTTGCCCATGAATGGGTCTTGTTGGACCGCGGGTGCACCGTCTCTGGATGCAAAGTTTCTTTTTTTGCCTTTTCGTCTGTGCGTCTTTGGCATCGCGCAATGGGCGCGCACAAAGACGAGAGCACGACCAAAAAAAAGAAGAGGAGGGAGAGATCGCCCTCGCAGTGTCGTGCTCTGGTTGACCGAGACCGCGCGACCGGCAGGACAACAAGGCAAACCCGACGCACGCGCCCCCTGCGCGCACACCCGGCGCAGCCGACCGACCACAAAGAGACACGGCAAAAGAGGAAAAAGAAAGGCGCGCGCTCACGCACGCGAGACCCCTCCCTTTTCGAGAAAGAGACAAAACAACAAGCCTGGTGATGGCAACGCGAACGGCTCGTGGCGTGCGTTCGGCGCAGATGGGTGCCGTGCGCCAAACAGGGCGTCCGGCACATGCCACCACCGTGTTTGATCTGGTGACACTGCCAGCCGCCGGTGGCACGGGTGCCGGCATCGTGCAGGCCATGCCGCCACGCGCCTACGATCTCTACATCGACGACGCCCTCTATTCTGTCATCGGCATCGAGGGCCTGTCTGAATCAGACTACCTGCGCGCGTTGCTCGCCGACGCCGCCGCCACGCGATCACCCTCGCCCGTCTCGATCGAACTCGCATGCGGCACGGGGGGCGCTCGGCCGGGACCGCGCGTGCGCGATTCGGCCTTTCTGCTGCTGGCCTATGGCATCACCTCGACGACGGCGCTCGATGCCGACGAACAGCTGTGCCTGTTTGACATTGCCCTCGGCTACGGCCTACCGCTGGCCTTTGCCGACTGGTTGGCGGTGCTCGCCGCCACGTCGCCCGCGGACGGCCTCCCCGGCAAGGTGCCCGACGTGGCCTCGCTGTGTCGCGTGGTCGATGTCATCGGCAACGACCTCGAGGCCGCGCTCGCTCTAGGACCGGGCCTCACGCCGCGCACCGTCGCGCGCGCGCTCGGACGCTGTGCGCTCGGCGCCATGCTGCGTACGCCCGGAGGCGACACGCCCGAATCGATGACCGCCGTGCTCCTGACGCTGGCGGCGGCGCACGGTCCGGTCGGTCTCGGCTACGAGGCGGCGCGCGATTGGAAACGAGCGCTGGTGGCGGCCTTTGGCGAGGCCTACGCGGCCGACCGCGTGCGCACCAACCCGTTGGGCGCACTCCCCGACGCGCTCACCGCCAGCCACATGGTACTGATGGCCGATCCGGCCATCTCGGGCCAGGGCGATTCCGTACCCGATGCCGTGGGCTACGGTGGCAATGGCGCCGCCGTCGAGAGCGCCGCCGGCAGAGACGGCCGCGCATGCGTTGCCTCTGTGTCGGACGCCGACGCGCACGCGGTCGAGGAGCGGGTGCGTCGCTTTTATGCCGACAAGCGCGCGGCCATTTCGGGGCGCGCGCGCGAGGCCGTGACCGCGCTGGTCGGTCGCTGGCTGGCCATGCCCACCGGCGCCGGCGCCGGTCTCACCGTCACCTACGCGTCACCAGACCCGGCCTTTGCCGACGGCCGACTGGTCTACCGTGACGTGCGCTACGACATGGCGATCACGGGCGCGCGCGCATCGACCGGGGCCGGTGAGGGCGACGCCTACTATTCGTACGTGGGCGAGCCGCGTCCGGCGGCCGAGGCGGCAGCCACGGTGCGCGTCGACGCACCGCTTCGCGACATACTGGGCGGCCCGTGGACGCGCCTCGACGTACGCCTCACACCGGGCAACCTGGCGGCTGCCGGTTTGAGCACGGCCGACTGCGCGCGACCCGACGTCGTCTTGCCCGCGGTGGGGTGGCCTCTGCCGACGGGCGCCTCGCCGTTTGATCCGACCACGTGTACGGTGAGCGTCGACGTGGGTACAGTCGTCGACCTCGTTACGACCGATCCGTTCTTGCGCTCGTCGCTGGCCAGCGCCACCGCCCCCTAGAAATCGAGACAAAATACACTGAAAAAGAAAAAAGGGAACTGATTGTCGCTCCGTGTGTGCTGCTGGCTCTTTTCTCACATAATTTTATTGTTTTTTTTCAAAGATGTTTTGTGCCGGGCTTCTGGCGTGTGTAATGCTGGTCAACGGCCAGCCGGCCCAGGGCCGGCCCATTTTGAAACGGGCCGGCTTGGCCGCGGCCCAATGTGATTCTGGCGGGATTCGAACTCTGAAACGCGGCTTTTGGAAAGGTGCACGATTCGTGCACAAATAAATAGACTTTCCTTATACCAACATTGTCGTCCATTGGTCCAGAGTTTATGCGGACAATGCCGTCGATTGGTTTAAATAGAGGCTGCCCATTGGACAGTTGAGGTTAGCGTTGATTGGTTGAGGTGCAGTGAAAAGCAGAGAGCCAAGGTGAAGTTTCATGTGCTTACCACCACGGGCCTATCAGGGATGAACGGGGAAGAAGAGGACGATGAACAGGCGGCGGCCGCACAGCAGAGCAAGAAGGCCAAGCGCAAGAAGCCCAAACAGGCGAGGAAGGTGACCAGTGAGGCGTGGGAGCATTTCGACGTGACTGACGACGGACCCGAGTGCAAGCACTGCGGACATACCTTTTGTGCGACGACGTCAACGGGCAACCTGATGAAGCACGTCAAGCACAAGCACAACGACAAGTACCAGGTCAGGAAGACCAACCGGTTCAGCAGAGAGGAGGCTGACGCCCGAGTCGCCAGGCTGATCTCGAACCGGTGCCTGCCGATGAGCCTGGTCGACGATGAGGACTTTATCGAACTGCTGTCCTACCTGAACAACGCCTACAAGCCGCCCAAGAGGAAGCGCCTGACCAAGGCCTTACTGCCGGCGATGAAGAAGCGGCTCGCGTCGGCCATGGCCACGAAGTTGGAGATCATCCGCCATCTGTCCCTGACCCTGGACGCGTGGACCAGCGCCGCCAACCGGTCCTACATCGCCGTCACCGTCCACGGCGTGTCCACCGACTGGGTCCTCGAATCCTTTGTTCTCGACGTCATTCCGGTCAAGGTCTCAGAGACATCCGAGTTCCTGGCCGAGGTCGTGCGAGAGGTCATCCTGGCTTGGGAGATCGATATCGAGCGCATCATCGCCGTCACCTCGGACGGGGCGGCCAACATGAGGGCCGCGGTGACCAAGTGCCTCAAGATTGAGTGGATCCACTGCGTCGCCCACCTCATCAATCGGTCCATCCGTCTAGCACTCGAGTCGGACGAGGTCAAGCCGATCCTCAGCGCCGCCAAGTCGATCTCCAAGACTTTCAAGGCCTCGCCGTCGGCCAAGCGGATGCTTGTCGAGAAGCAAAAGGCCCTGGGCCTGTCGGTCAAGTCGTTGAAGATCGACAACAAGACCAGGTGGGGTTCGGCCTACACAATGTTTGAGCGCCTCGTGTCCTCTCGTCCCGCCGTCTCGGCCTGCCTCGGTGCCTTGCATGGCCTCCGCAAACCCGTACCGCCTGACCTGACTTCGGCCCAGTGGTCCCTCGTGGAACAGTTGGCCACGGTACTTGAACCGCTCAACGACTCGACCGAGATACTCTCCTACCAACGTCTGCCCACTCTAGGCGCCGGCATGCCGATCGTCAGCCGCGCCATCCATCACCACCTCAAGGTCGACGACGAAGACGACCCCATCGTCGCCACATTCAAGGATGACATCTCGTTGGACCTCACTCGCCAGTGGAACATTCTCAACGGCCAGGCCTCAGAGACTCTTCTCCTCGCCGTCTACCTCGACCCCCGCTTCAAGACCTTTTACTTTATCGAAGACCGACGAGCGCGCGACGACCGAGTCGACAAGGCCGCCGAGAAGATCGCCGCCCTTGTACAGTCCAACGCCAACCGTGCGGTCCGCGCTCTCCGCCCCGCTTCAGGTGCCTACGCCAACAAAATCGAACGCGCTCTCGGACCCGATGCCATCGGTGCTCTTCCACCAGCCGCCGACAAGACGGATGACCAGGCGGCAGAACTCGAAGCCTACCGAAGGAAGCCCGTTGTCCCTTCGTTCCTCCCCCAGACCGACCCCAACATGTCACCCAAGATGTTCGATCCCCTCCTCTGGTGGAAGCAACGCGAGACCAAGTACCCGAGCCTGGCCCCACTCGCCCGCCGCTACCTCTCCATTACCGCCACTTCGGTACCCTCAGAGAGGGTCTTTTCCAAAAGCGGCTGGATTGTCAACAAGCGCCGCTGCACCCTCTCTGACGAACATGTCTCTCTTCTTGTCTTCCTCTCATGCAATAAATGTCACCAAGCCAGTTAAAACGTCGAACCACGTCTGCCAGTCTAAAGTGCCTGCTGGGGCGCCCGTGCGATGCAATACCCTCAGTCTTACGGAACGCACAGCCCCTGTGTGCGAGCGCACTTATGGGCAGTAAGGTAAAACAGTTCGCGGTTTTATAAAAGAGAACAAGCACTACATCTGTTTCGTAGAAAAAAATAGGCGGAGGCTCTGTGCCTAGGGAAGGCGGTTGATGAGGTCGGGCTGCACGTACTGGCCGATCATGCAGAAGACGACAAAGGCGGCGCCGTCCCAGACATCGCTTCCCACCGGGTCCCAGGGCATGCTCCCCAGCATCTGCGCTCGCTTGACGCACTCGGACTTCTCAGTCGCGAGTCCCGCGACGGCAAAGTGAGCCGACGTTGCGTCTCGTATCCAGTCGCTGAGCCTCTCGGTGGTGTAACCGCTGCCGTCGCTATTCAGGAACATGACCATGAAGTCGCCCGCTGGTGCTGGGGCCGGGAGCATCGGAGCAGCGCCCGCGATCGGGGTAGGCGCCGGCGCCTGGGCAGGAGCGGGTCCGCGAGACACCACAAGGGCATACCTGGGGGACGAATCTCTGAAAGTGGCGCGGATGAGGTAGCCGGTACGGACAGGCCCAGTCCCGTACGTCTGGCCGTTGTCAGTCGACTTCAGCGCGGTGTAACTGAGGTCAGGGCTCCCCTGCAGTTGCGCGTAGCGATGACGAGGCGGACGATCCCCCAGATGGTTGAGGAAATCAGTGATTCTCTCTGCGACACAGTAATTGAGAAAGAGTGAGCGATGGTGATATTCACTAACGCCAGGTGGCAAAAGTGATGTGGATGGGAGCCAGTCTTGTTCACGCATTCGCCGCCGTCGCCTCCACACGCTTTCATGGATAGCCATAGTGGAGAACTGGTGGCACACCAATCTTAGCGACGCGAGGGTCTTGAGATCGGCGAATGTCATGATATCAAAGACCACATCGACCACCAGCATCATGTCGTCCGCCATCGCGAGTAGAGAGAAAACGCAAAGGGCACCAAGGAGCATCACTTACTGGCGAGAGGCTTGGGTGCGGCGTCCATCGACGACAAATTAGTTGAGAGCGTTAGGGCGGGTTGTGGACAGGCGGCGTTCAGTAGGCGGATGGATAGAAAAAACGCGCTGGCAAACTTGTATTTGTTTGTTGAGCCGACCTCTTGGATACGGCACAACGCCTTTTAATTTTCACTTTTCCATTTTTGGTGTTGTGTATGGGGTGCGCTGTTGCAGTGTAAGAAAATAAACTTTGCCAAAAGGTGTTTATTAAAGTAACATGTCTATGCCTGCCATACTTGGCCGCTGGTGACGAGGTGGCATTGGGAGCCAGGAATGCCAGGGGCGATGCAGGTGACGGCAAAGAAGGTGTTGAAAAGGGGCCAAGAGGGGCCGACGGTAAATGTCGCTGGGTAGGTGTTCTGCGCGGTGCCGTTGTAGACTTTGGCGGACGCGTTCTTGCTCGATGGAGGAGGACACTCAGTTGAGTCGGACGAGATGCCGGCCCACACAGCGTAGACATCGTCGGCGGGAGACTGAACGACGGCAAGAACTCCCGCGTTGAGGCCGCCGGAAGCGTGCATCTTCTCGCAGCACAGGTACTGTGTGCGGCCCGCGGTGAGGTTGCCCCCAGGTCCACGTCTCTAGCCAACACAATTTGCAATTGCAGACGATGTCTGGACAATTTAAATACACAATTTTTTTGGGTGGACAAAGTGCTTTCATTGGTTTTTACTGTCCAGACGCAGGTTGAGGGAGCCAGGTTACGATGGACCGAGACTGCTCCAAGTTGATTACAAGAAGAGCGTAATAGCCAGTTGGTTGATACGCGAACTGTGCTTCGACAAAGGTGGCGGTGTTGAGATCCAGAGGGTCGGGTGCGTCACCTTGAGCCTGAATCTCGGCCAGCATGCCCCGGTCCGCAAACCAGAAGTGCGCGTCATCGTCGGGGCCAGGCGGGATGCGGCGGACGACAAGAATGAGGTAGTTGAGTGTGGGAGGGCATCCCAGTGCATGAAGGACCCTTATTCCACGCCGGGCTTCCACACCGATAGGGTGAGTGTTGATGAAGGTGGTGACCTGGGCTGCGTAGGCGTCGTCCATTGGGTGTGTACACTTGGCGAGGATGTAGGAGGTAGCAGAGGACAGAAGGGCAAACGGAACACTCAGGGCGGGTCTGGCAGATTGAGGGGAATGTGGTTTGCAATGCAGCTTTATTTCAAAGCTTCAGACAGAATGTCTGGAAGCGTAGACATAGTCCGTAGCTGGTCCGACAGTGCAGGAATTGCTGCTGGCCCATGGCGAGCGTTGAGCACAAGGACATGCAGGCGCATGAACCAGCGCTGCCACACATGATGAAGTGTGTCGTGTGCTGGGTCACCTCCATGGCGTGGTGAGAAGTTGTGGAACGCCTGCTTGAGCAGGCATTGTAGCGTTTCGTGGGTGTCATTGGCGAACGGGGCCAAACCACCACGCTCGAGCAGGGCGATGCCGTGCTTCTGGATCTCGTGCACGTAGTTAGACTCCCGACCTCGTGCCACCAGGCGCTGGAAGCCGTCCTCGGTTGTGTTATCCAGTATCGCCCTGATGCCGATGCTCGTCGATACGCCGCCCGCCGATCGGCGCCGCGCAAGTTGTGCTCCAGTGGTACCTCAACAACGGCGTGAACGTGTTCATGCCAAACTTAATGCTGTGCCAATGGTGGAAGTGCGCGCATAGGTATCACTCGCAATGCCACCACAAGGGAGATAAGTAAACCACAGTTCGCGTATAGTAAATAACACTGAACAAGACGCTACATCTGCGGATCTAAATAGCAGACACGACGGTGGCTGTTGCGTCAATCGAGTTGATATTAATTGATGCCTCTCGGGAGGCACCGCACAAGCGCGTCGTCTTGTTCGAGAATCCCCGTCGCGCAAAAGACCGCGAACGATAGAGAACTGAGATTCGCCACGATGGGTTCCTGCTTAGTTGGATCCTTCGTGGCTTTGTCGCGTATGGCAGAGATACGCCGTTCGAAGGCTTGACGGTCTTTGCCAAGGTGGCACGGAGTAGAGACGAGTCTCGATGCCTTCGTGCTGCCGGTGAGCCACTCCGACAGGCTCTGCTCTAGGATGCCAGCCGGTGTTATGCACAGTACGGACAATACCCACGCGAACGGACGGCCCGTCGCATCGGCACCGGTCGTAGCCTGGGTTCGGGTCGCCACGGTCGCATGACCGAGCCCACCACCGGCAAAGGCTGCACAGAGATGGTCGCCGACGTCGAGAAGACGCCTAGCCACCTCGCCCGCATCGTCGTTGGTGGTGTCCCATTGGAAATCAGTCTTGATCTTGAACTCGGTAGTGCGGTGCGTGGGGACAGCCCCGCTCGCCTCGGCAAGATACTGTGTTACAGCCGCACGGCGCTCTAGATTTGAATAGTAAACGAATCGTGAGCGTGTTGATGAGCCATCGAGTTCGGCACACAACGGCAACGTGTTTTGAGAGAATCTAGCGCACAGTCTGCCGACCCACACCGTTGGGTGGCTAGCGACAACAGAGAATTGACGACAAGCCAATCTCATCGATGCGAGGGTGGCCAAATCTACCAACGCCATAATGTGGAAAAGCACATCGAACATAGCGCCATCCATCTTGTGCTTAATCGGTATGAACGAGTCGGCAAACTAAATGCGCAGATAGAGCCAATATACTATGGACTAGAGGACTACGTACGTGGATCATTCATTGCGTGTACGTAAGGTGAGCGGCGTTTGATGGAGAGTGGTTTAACCACGTTTATGCCGGGGACCGGCTGCTGTACAGCGTCCGGTACCGCATACTGACACGGCACTGTATCCTCGTAATCTGTTCTAAAATGAGAGCGGACACGTCGTGAGATGGGAGCGGCGGCGTCAGGGCGCTCGTGGCCATTGTTGCGCTGTCACGCGCACCCATTTTTCGCATGTCTACAATAAGCGAAAGGGCAAGGGAACCTTCCGAATGATGCCTTTTCAAAAACCTCTCATTGTTGGTCGATAATGACTGAATGCGATAGGGCGCAATTATGTGGACATGCTCGTGATTTGTGCTCATTTTGTGCCACTCAGTGCGGGTTCAAATCCGGGCGGTATCAAATTGGCCGCGGCCAGGCCGGCCGGCCCAAAACCCTCGGCCAGCCGGCCAGCCGTTAGGCCGCGAGCCATTGGCACAGCATTAGGCGTGTGGCATGTGCGCACCTTGCGCATAAAAAACACACCCACAGCGGCAATAGGAGCAAAGTAAAGAATGGAGAAAAGGCACGGGCGCCACCGGAAGCACCTTCCATGCCATGTACCCCAAAGGAAGGGCAGGGGCGTCCCGCACCGCCACTTTTTTTGGTTCGTTGTGGCGCGCAAAAAAGAAAAAGGCGTCCAGATGTAGCCAATGGGAGCGCGCTATTGGGGAATGAACCCCAATGCGCGCAGCATTCTATGCCGGCATCCTGCCGTTGCTTTGGGGTTTTTTCTTTTGCGCCTAATCTTCTGGGGTGGCTTTTTGTGGTCTGGGTTGGGGCGGGGGTGGGTAGGCGTCGGCTTGGCGGCGCGGACCCAGACACGGCGCCATTTGGGGCGCGGCGGCACAGCCGCTCGCCATCCCTTTGGCCACTGGTTGGTCGCGAAGGACCAGACAAATGATAAAAAATAAACTGGGCGGACGCGGCAGCAGAAAGAGGCAGAAAAAATTGACGACGCTATTTTCTATTTCTTCCCTATTTGTTTCCATGCTTTCGTGTCCTTTCGTGGGAAAAGGGGCGCGCACTCTAGGGTGTGGACCTAATGCCAGCGGCATCCCTTGGAGAAGCTGCTGCTCGACGAAGGGCAAAAGGACGACGACGAGGACGAAGAGCACGACGACGAAGAGCCAGACGACGAGGACGAGGACCACGGGCACGACGACGAAGAGGAAGACGAAGGGCACGACGAGGAAGACGAGGAGGAAGACGACGACCACGGGCACGACGAGGACGAAGACGAGGACGGGCACGACGAGGACGAGGAAGAAGAGGACGGGCACGACGAAGACGAAGACGACGAAGACCACGGGCACGAGGACGATGAGGACGACGACGACGAGCACGAAGAAGAGGACGAAGAAGACGGGCACGACGACGATGAACGCCACGACGACCACGAAGAAGACGAGCACGGCGACGACGACGACGACGACGACGAAGAATACGAGCACGACGACGACGAAGAAGACGACGAGCACGAGTCTGAAGAAGAGGACGACGAGCACGAGTCCGAAGAAGACGACGAGCACGAGTCCGAAGAAGAGGACGACGACGAGCACGAGTCCCACGAAGAGGACGACGAGCACGACGAAGAGGACGACGAGGAAGAGCAATCCGAGTCGTCCTTGCTCTTCTTGTGGTCCTTCTTGTGGTGGCGCTTGCTGCGCGACTTGGCGTGGTGCTTCTTCACCTTCTTGTCGTCGCAGTCATCGTCCTTCTTGTGGTGCTTCTTCTTGTGCTGCGAGGCGTGCTTCTTGTCGTCCTTGTCGTCCTTGCACTTGCGGTGGTCGTCCTTGGCGTGGCGCACGTGCTTGTCGGCGTGCGAGGCGTCCGACTTGGAATAGTGGTGGTCCTTGGCCTTGCACGAGGCGCGCTTGGCGTCGCGGTGCTCGCGCTTCTTGCAGGCCTCGCGGTCGCGGTGCTTCTTGTCGTGCTTCTTGAGGCACAGGTCCTTCTTGGCCTTGTCGCGCTTGTGGTCCTTCTTGGCGCACTCGCGCTTGTCCTTGCGGTAGCAGCGCTCGTCCTCCGAGTTGTGGTCGTCCTCGCACCACTTCTTCTCGTAGAACTTGCGCACGTAGAACTTCTTGCGCTTGTGGTGGTTCTTGTCGCGGCGCTTGACGTCCTTTTCGTCCTTCTTGGCGCACTCGCGACGGTCCTTGTCGCGATGGCGATCGCACTCGGCCTTCTTGCGGTACTCGTCGTCCTTGCGGTACTCGTCCTCGCACTTTTTGCTGTCGCGCTTCTTCTCGTTCTTGCAGGCGTCGCGCTTCTTGAGGTGCTTGGACTCGCTCTCCGAGTGCGAGTCGGACGAGCACTTGTCGTACTTGTGGTAGGACTTGTCGTGCTTGTCCTTCTTGCGGTGGCGCTTGTGCTGGTCCTTGCACGAGCGGCTGCTCTCCGAGCAGTCCTTGTTCTCGTGGCGTCGGTGCTTCTTGTCGACGTGGAGGTCCGACGAGCACGAGTCCGACGACGACGAGCACGACTCCTTGTTGTGCTTCTTGTTGCTGTGCTTCTTGTGATGGCGTGTCATCTTGGCAGAGGCGGCGGGTCTCGGTTTTCCTTGATGGAAGAGAGGGAATGTTGACGCGCACGAACGAGCAGTCAGTCAGGCGAGCAAGGCGGCCGGCGCGGCGTGTGAGCGCGGCAGGCGAGATAGAGGGAGAGAGCGCGCGCGCGCACACAATGACAGCGGTACCGTACCTCGAACGACAACGCTAGCGGCAGATGGGGGCGGGTGGAGGGCGGGCGGTGCTGTCGCGGTGGATGCTGCGCTCTCTGCCTTGCCCCATGCGCGCGCCATTCCTCGCCTCGGCCGACGACGCCGGCCGCAGCGCGTCGGCCGCACACGCGGCTGGAGCGCCGTCAACGCCGTGTCGCGCGCGCTCCAGCCGCGTGCGCGGCCGACGCGCACGCGCCCAGGTCCTTTTTACTCGCGCCCCCCATTCCGTTGGCGCGCTCCCGACTTTTGGCCGTGCGTCGCCGCCATCAGGTCACTTGGCAGGGTCGCGCCCTCTCCTCCTCCTCCTCGTCCCTCTTTTCTCTGTTGTGTCTTTTTTTTCCTCTGTGCATGTTTGTCTTGTTTAAGAAAAAAAACGGTAGAGAGAAACACGGAAATCTCGCCCCTTATCTTTGGCCCGCGTGTGCATTGCGGCATGGACTTTTTCCCCTACCGCCAGTGGACTGAATCGCAAAAAAACAAAACTCGGACGAAAAGAGAGAGAGGTTTATCGGCAAGAGCATGAGAAAAACCCAAAGGAGACCAAAAAAAAGGAAAAGAAACCGACAGATGCGGACAGGGGGTGCGGTGCGCACGCGCACAACCAACGGCGAAAAACATGCAACCGCACGCGTCGATAAAGAAAAAAAATCAATCGTCGGCAAAGCGCATGCGGCGCGGGCGGGTGGGCGTCGCGGTCGGCACAGCCTGCGTTCCGAGCGCGCGAAGTCGTACGGCGGCGACCACGCCCAGGGTGTGACTGAGCGGAGGCGGTGCGCCGGCCGCCGCACGCGCTACCTCCTCCATCTCGGCGCGCGCCAAAACACTCTTACAGTGATGCGTGACGAGGCAGAGGGCGCGCTCGCAACCGACCCTGATGGCGTGGAGCGCGAGCGTGAGCGCGTCACGCGACGAAAGGCGCGCCACTCCGAGCATATAGTCGAGCAAGTCACGCGCACTCACATCGATGGCCTTTGCGAGGCACGGCACACCGGGCGGCACGTTTGTGGCCTCAAATACGGCGCGCACCGCCAGAGAGTACGACGGCTGCGAGATGCAGCCGGCCTCTATCGGGGGCACATCATCTTCATCGTCGCTGTCGTCACTGTCGTCCTCTTCAATGACGGGGTTGCGTGCCGTGCGTACGCACATGGCCATGTAGACGCGCTGCATAGCGCGTGCCATGGTTCCATAGGTTGTTTGGGTGAGTCCGTCATTGGGGCTTTTGACGCTGTCGCTGTTGTCGTCGCTGTTGTCGTCGTCGCCCCTGTCGTTCCCACTGATGCCGTTGTGACCATCACCCCGACCCGCTGCGCCGGCGCTGGTCACACCAAACGGAGGGGGCCGACCGCGCGTACCGCACGGAACGGCGCACTCGCGGTCGACGAGGCACGCAACGGCTCTGCATGTGGGTACCAGTATGTCGATACGCGGTACGCGCATGTCGATAATGTCGTCGACAAGGGACAAGAGTCCATCGACCCCGAGGCGCCCGCCAATCTCCTCGTGTGCGACCATGCGCTCAAACATGGTGGTGAGTGAGGCGTTGGCGACGCGCACGAGCAGACGCCGGGCCTCATCTGGCGAGTCGACGTCGCCGGGCGCCAGCGCGTCGAGACAGTAGAGTACGCCTTCGTGGTCGCCGGCAACTACGCGCTCGCGCAGGTAAGCGCCCGACGGGGCATCATGGTAATGGAGATCGTCGCCTTGGTCGTGCCAGGCATAGTCGAAATGCGCCTCTTGCGACACGCGCTGGCGCTTGGGCAAGAGGCGTTCGGCGCGCGCGATGATGGCATCACGCTGATGTTGCTCCATGGGCAACTGCCCAAAGGGACCGCATATGCCCCCGTTGGGGTTGGTGCGCAACCATCGGTAGACTTCGACAATGTCAAAGGCGACGCGCACTTTGGAATCGCTCACCGTGACAATGAGACGTCTCTCGGGCGGCACTGCCGCAATGAACTCGTCGCGCGTCATCGACAGCGCATCCACAGTAAAGCCTTGATCGAACGCATGGTCAAGGTTGTTGCTGTTGTCGTCATCGCCGCCGTTTTCAAAATCATGTGCGATCTGGCACGCTGGGCGCTTGCGTCCGCCGTCTGGCTGGCCAGCGTCGCCGGTTGGTTCTGACGGCGTAGACGGCGGGTGCATTACCGTGTGGGCCTGGCGCCATCGAGCCGCCCTACGACGCGCCCGCCGCATTCGATGACGACCCGTCGGAAGACGCACGCCAGATGTCCTCGTGGTGTCACCGGATCTGTGCTGTTGCTGGTGTGATGCCTGCGTAATGGTCGCCATGGTGGTGGCTGGTGCGTAATCGCAGACGAGGGCAATCTCTATGCGGCGGCGTCTCTCTTTCTCTTTGCTTCCTCGCCGACAGATTCAACTTCTTTTTTTTTCCCACACCAATGACGCGCCCTTTCCCTCTTGCGGCGCCGACGCCTCTTTTTTTCTCTATCGTCGGCCCTCCCGGACGGGGGGACGATGAAGGGCAATCGGTCGTTTTCTTTGTTTCTTTCTTTTTTTTTTTGCCTTTGTGGTCGGAGGCCGTGCGTTGGGCGTGGTGCGCGCCGATAAAAGGAGTAGGGCCTTTCACGACAGAACAACAGCGACCAGGCCAACCGGGATGGGTAGGCGAAAGCGAGTGGCGCAAAAGGAAGGGCGCCCTAGGAAAAAAAAAGAGGAAAACAAACACCATACGGCGACAGAGAACCTGTGCGGGTTCGCGTGATTTTTTGATATCGCCCAATGAGTGCGTGCGCGCAACGGCACCAAGACAAGACAAAACAGGACAACAGAGGCGTGCAATCGGGAGGCAAAAGAGAAGGCCCCTGTCGCTCCACGCGCAATACCCAGACTCTCGAAAAAGGCCAAGGCAAAAAGATGTAACAAAAAAAAGGAAAGACGGGGCGCCCAGCGAGTGCTTTTGCAGCCCGTTGTTCTGCGCAAGCGCGCGGTACGCTACTAGCAGCACCACTTTTCTCTTTGGTGTGGTTTGCGAGAAGACAGAGCAACGTACCGCAAAGGCTCTAGGCGCGCCGCGTGGTTTCTCTCTGCGCATTTTTTGTCGCCTCCCGGTCGTTTTTCGCGGGGACAAAATGTTGCCCCATTGCAGGCGGGTCCTCCTCCCTATAGGCGAGAGGCGAAAGCGCCAACAACGCGGAGCAAAAAAGGGCAGGCGCGCATGTCTTTAACAATCCATTTATTTTGTGTTCTCTTTTTTTTCGGCCAGATGCTTTGGGCGGGACCTGAGGAAAAGGCAGGCTCCACCGACTATTTTTTCATAAAGCAACACCACAATGTCTCTACGGGCGTCCGCTCAAAGTGGACGCGTGCGATTTTGCCTCCCAGGCGGCGCGTGCTGCATCTCGCTGTTGTTTGGTGAGTTGCGGGGGGGGGCGCCCGCGCGGCTTGGGTTCGACAATTTGCGATCCATCGGGAGGGTCGGGATCGATGGTCCACCGCGCGATAGCCGACCCTTCGAGCGTCTGATCGCTGCAGGGCTTCTCCTTTTGATTCATGTGCAACCGCCGGGCGGTCTGCTCTTTGGGATGAGCGAGTTTTTTTGCGTGAGTAAGAAAAAACACGCGCGTTGCCTTGTCGCGAGGCAAGGGATTATAAACGAGCATCCGGCGCGGTTTGCGCCGCGCTGTCGTGCTCCCCGCCCCTTTTCTCGCCCACTGTCGCTTCCTTGCGGTGCGAGCGGCGGGACGAATCGCCGACCTCTGCAACAATGGCAGGAAAAGGCCTAGGCCGGCGCTTGTCCCATTTACTGTTTGTGATTTCACACGGCAACAAATGCTTGGTGGGGAGCGCACGCCAACATGCGTTCCGGCAAATTTTGGGGCAAGGATAGGAAGAAGGGGAAAAAAAGAGTGCGGTCGCTCCATGCCGCGAGGGGCGCACACCGGGACCCGACGCACCCATCCGGCCGCTCTTGGAAAAGAGGAAGAAAAAGAGCCCCTTTCGGGCATCATCACGGCCGACAGGCGGCGGCGCGCGAGCCGAGAGACCGCGCCAGTGTCGATTTTTGCCCCGTTCTTGTGCCTTTTTTTCCTCCTCTAGGCGTGCCGCTAGCCCCGCGCGGTAGGGCGGATCCATGTGTCGCTCTCGTCGTGGTCGAGCCGGCGCGCGCACACGACCAACTGCCCATAAAAAATAATTCCTTTTCTTACCCTATTTTATCTCATTTACTTTTTCTTTCAAGATTTGCCGACTATTCGCATCCGTGGCGCGCCTGCTCGCCGCGCCTTTTCTCTGTATGCGCGTGCTCGCTCTTTTGGGTGTCCGGGTTTTTCCTATTGTTTTGCTTTCGCTTTGGTGCTCCCGTAGGCGACCCTCTCGTTTTTTTTTCTGAACCTCAAAAAGCAGGAGGCGTCACCGCCCTCCCCGGCCGCACGATTTACAAAAAAAAGAGGCGTGTCGCGCTGCGCGCCGGTGCACAGGACTCGCCGAGGTCCAGCGAGTGGGGGAGAAAAAGGCGGGAAGCGTGCGAGCCGACAGACGAGCGGGCACATGCGGGCGGCGTCGGGGCGCCACCGTTGCCACAGGCCCCGACCCCCAGGCAACCAGCGGAAATCGTCCAACGTACGGAAAGGGACGCTCTTGCGCATCCTCACCTCATCCGAACCTTTCTTCTTTCGCGCCGCGCGCTTGCGTCCACCGTTCTCGCAGTGCGTCCCCTCCTCTAAAAGAGAAGTTTGTGTACGCGTGCGCAAAAAGTAGCCCGCTACGACGCCCTGCGGGAAACAAAAAAAAGGAAAAAAACACACAGAAGAGAGGAGGAAAGACAAGGGAGAAGGAAAGGACACCAAAAGGCAACGGCACCGGGTTTTTTCCACTTTGCCGACCCCCTACCATGGTCACTAGACGCCGCCAGTCGGCCTTTTGCATGGTCACCGAGCCTTTGGACTCGATGTCGCCCCCGCCGTCGTCGCGCAGCCGACACTCTCGCCGGCGCAACAATGACAATGACGACGAGAGCACGTTTAGCCATCGGTCGATGCTGACGGACACGAGCACATTCTCGTCGTCTGACGGCAAGCGCGGTTATAAAAAGACCACGGTCACGACCACGACCACCATCGAGAGCACAGAGCCCCGATCGCCCCTGCCCGCGTCGACGTCGCGCTCGTCGTCCAATTGGTCGTGCGGCTGGGATGCGCCGCTCATCTCGGAGCCCACCCTGTCGTCGCTGCCCACCTACACCTTTGACAGCGACCGCCGTGACAAGAAAAAGAAGAAGCACGGCAAGAAGGACAAAAAGGACAACAAGAGCGCCAAAAAGGCCGACGACGGCCAGACCGACCGCAAGAGCGGCGGCCACAAGGCGCAGGGTCGACGACGCCCGAAGCGACGTCCGACCGACGCCGAGACCGACGCTGAGATTTACCGTACCGACCGCGCGGCCGACCCGTGGCTCTCTCGGCGTCCTCCCGTGGCAACGACCGAGGGCGCTACGCGACCGGTCTCCTCCAAAGAGACCGTCGATGATCCCTGGAGCCGCGACGTTGCGTCCGAGGCCGACGCGACCGGCTCGGTGTATCACTCAAGCGACGATCACGCCGCAGTCGCCAACACCTCGTCGTGGCCGCTCGCCCCGCACAAGAACGAGTCCTCTGATCGACCGCCCTCGTACTCCTCATCCTCGTCAGAATCGCAGGAAGACGTCGGCTCGGCGTCTGCAGATTCTAGCGCTTTGAGCGCGTCTGTCGATCACAACCACGCCATCGACGCCACGGAGAGTGCCGAGTATGGTGACAGGCATGCTCATGACGACGACAACCGCACTGACGGCACTGACCAAGACGCCGAATCCTATCCGTCTGCGTCGTCTTCTCTTGAATCGTCCGCGACCGCGTCGACCTATGTCGCCAGCGACTTGACATCATCGACCAACGCACACGACTGCCATGGCTATGACGGCGTTGGAAGCGACGATGATGATGATGATGATGATGATGGTCACGTTGATGGCCATGGTCAGGACAACACTGGCACGCCGTCTTACGGTGACGAAGGTGACGACCACAGCAATGCCATCGGGAACGACGATCGTGCGTGCCGCTGTTGGTGCGTCCACGATCTCGGCCACGACGAGAGCGACGCGACGATGTCAGCGACACTGGCAACGTCGAGCGACCGGGACGGCGACAGTGCCATAGACGCATCCTGGGACGCCTCTGCCCCCGTCGCGTGTACGTGCCACTGTGCGGCGGCGCACGACGAAAGCAGCACGGTCGACGCGTCGGTGGCCTCCCTATCGTTTTCTTCGTCGACGGCCGCTGTCGACGAGTGCGCCAAGGTCAAAATCGACAGGCGCGTCAGAAAACCGCGCGACCCGCCCGTCTACATCCGTGCCTGTCATCGCGGAACGACCCATCGCCGCGGATCTCTGTGCGACACCGAGGACGACGATGAGCGCCCGGCGGCGGACGAGAGCGCGCGCAAGGACGGCGTGATCGAGACCGCATCGGTGACCATTGCCGAACCGGTCGTGCGGCCGTGCGAGCCCGATGCGCCCCACGCCATCTATGGACGGCCGCGGCGCGCGCATTGCGACGCCAAGCCGTCGGCGCCCGTCGTCGTGGCGCCCGGTGTGTGCGATCTTCCCGGCGGCGTCACCGAGTCGTTTTGTGCGCTGGGTGCCACCTACACGCTCTTGGCAGGTGCGGTCGACACGCAGTGCCGCGTCGAGGCCGCGCTGGTGACCCTTCAGCCACGTGCGTGCGCCCAGCCGGCCTTTGTCTTTGCCGGATCGGACGTGTCGTTTGTGGGCGTGTCGGGCACCGGCGCCATCACCATCAACGGGCGCACCTACCCGCTCACGCCGACGGCCTACTTTTACGTGCGCGCCGGCTCGGCCTTTGCCGTGGGCAACAGCGCTGGAAGCGCGCCGCTGGTCTTTGTGCAACAATTCGTCGGCGCCGCCGCCGGCCTCGGCTTTTACCACGAGGTGGCCACCTACGAGGCCGCCGTGGGCGGCGCCGTCAACGTCGACCCGCGCGTGGTCGAGGCCATCGGCGAGCATTATCACGTGCGCGCGGCGTCGGCCTCTGGCCCGTGCGGCGCCCTTGGCAACCGCTGGAACACGTTCGTGCCGCCGGGCGTCGTGCGCTTCGTCCCCACGCCCCTGTGCGAAGACGACAATGATGACGAGAGTGCCGATAGCGACGGCGACGAGGACAGCACGTCGTCGCTCTCATCGTCTTGCTTGGCGTCGAGCACTGACGCCTATGGCGCACGCGGGTCGGATCAATTCGAGGACGATCAGCAAGTGGACGATGCCAAGGATGCCGGTTTGGATTCCTGGGGCCTGCAACGCCGCCAATTGCTTGTGCTGGCCGCGGTCGGGCCTTGCCAGGGGGCGGCCGCGCGCCCTGCCGCCACGGTGCGTCCCACCGACCTCGACGCCTTTGTCGCCGTGGGTGCGCTCGGGACGCGCGTCGCGGTGCGCGCCACGATCATCCGCGATCCGCGCTTTGGGGGCTGCCCGGACGTGCTCGCGCACCCGACCATCAATGGCCAAGAAAGCATCACGTTGGCCACTGGGGTGTCCTACTGGACCTATTACGATGAGGCCGAGGACAATGTGATCGTGCAGTCGCTGCCCGGCTCGCGCCTCCCCCCGACCGTGCCGCCGCCACTTTTCGGCGCGCCCCAACTTTCGCTGCCGCCGTTTGTGCCCGGCGCCATCGTGCCCGGCGCTCTGCCGGCGTCGGGTCTCCCGCCCATCGCCGTGCGCCCACTGCCTTTTGCCTAGAGACGTGGTCGGGCGGCCACGAGCGCAAAAGGAAGAGAGAAAGATACCTTTTTCCTACCGTCTTTTCTCTTTCTTTGCTGCAAGTCGCCCGGGTGTATGTATGTTTTTTCCTTTTGAATTATCAAAAAAGGTCAAAACATAGATCGAGAGCAAAAGACAATGTCGACCCGCTACCGTTGTCGTGTTTGTGTGTGCGTGTGTATCTGTGCCGACGGCAGACCCGGCGCCACCTCTTCTTTGGCCTCGATCAAAAAAGACAACACGCGGCGACAGCCCCAAAAAGACGAGAAAAAAAAAGAAGGGACAGAGGACAATGACATTGTTGCAATTTCATTCCTTTCCTTTTTTGCCTGCAGCCATCGGCGTCTGTTGCGGCGCGATGCCTAAATGTGCTGTTCGGTCCGCTGTGCCGCGTCCGTTTTTCTCTCTTCTTTTTTCATGAGGGGCGCCACGATGGCGCTTTTCCATTGGCCCGCTCTCCGCCCCCTTGTTGTTGTCTTTTCTTTTTTTTTTGGCCGTTGTCGTCCGGCCGTGATCGGCCGTTGGGTCTTTTTCGCGGGCAAGGAAAACAAGTGCCCTCTGTCGTCTGACCAAAAGAGGGAAAAAACGGAAACGGCCAATGGCGCACGACGGATTTGGGACCGAGAAGGAAAAAAGAGGCACGGGCTTTCGCGATGGGAAAAAAGAGCCCCGGTCTTTTTATCACTGAACCGGCCCTGTCTACCAAAAGAAAAAAGAAGAGGAGATAGGGGCATTGGGTTGGATCTAACGCTGGGCAACGGCTAGCCGGCTCGGTCCCGGCTAAGGGTCGGACTAACCGGCTCGAGCCGGCTCGTGGACGCTATCGGTGGGGTTCGAACCCGTGACCCACTGAATAACCACACGGGGCCTCCTATTGGTTGTTCGAAACAAAAAATAAAATTATAGTGCAACTAGACGGCGAGTACCATTTCGCACGGCTGATGTCTAAACAATACTCGATAGTTGCGTACGGTGTGCCCTCCTTCGAACGTTGCTTCTTTCTCTAACATGGTTTATCTTAGTAACCAGGAGGTGTGGGAGTGGATATAGTGCCAACGCAGCGACGAGCGAAAGATACTGTTCAGCATGCTGGAAAGCGTTGAGCGCGATGGTCGCTGCAAGATTTGGGCGTTCGCCAACATCTACGAGGTGGTGCCTCTGAGCACTACCTTCTCACGCCCCCGAATCAACTCCCAAGGTCAACTCGTGTGGTCTCAGAGGACTGGCAGCAGCAAGCGGCGCATCCTGCTAGAAAAAATTGGTACGGCAAGATACAAGGTCATCCTGGCCTGTGTGCCCAACGGATACGAACGCTACCGCAACTTCTTCGATCAGTTGCGTGACCTCCACGAGAACGCCATCCGTAACCGGCAGGTCCAACGTAGGACAGCCCTTCTTTTCAACTACGACAGGAGCGATGTAGGCAGAGCCCTCAAGGCTCAGTATTACCCAAACTGCGGTCTTGTTATTAAAACAGTGTGAATCAACCAACATAATCGCTGAATGACAAAAGTTGCATCTAGGCCCCTTTCGGGTACCATCTTGCTTCGGTGCGGTCCCCGCGTGAAGCGCCAGTCGTGTTCTTGTGCACTTTGATCTTATGACGGCGATGATATTCTTCGATAGACGCGCACTGGCCCAAGTTGATCGAATCTTGTGTCGGAGAGAGATAATCGTCATCATCGAAGACATCGTACCTCCTTAATATATAAAAAGTTAGCGCTATATAATTGTCTGAGACAATGGCATAGTGAGGCTAGTGGGTCGTACAAGCCTGTGGTGGCGAGCCACTTCTCTGCGGCCTGGTGCATACGTTTTTCGGCTTCTGTGCTGCGGCTCGGCTTACCCTGTGCGATTCCTTCCATAAGATCGACGCAATGTCGCATCTCCTCAGTTGCATTGCCACTTTCCTTGGGGTCAGACATCTACGACGAGCGAACACGATTTAATACAGGCAAGGTACAAAAACCACAACAGGTTACCTTGTTTATCAGCGTGCGCATTTGCTCGTTAATGTCTGCGACCGAATCGATCGCCTTGAAACCCACCCGCTCCTGTTTGGTAGGAAGACAGTGCGGCGGCTCCATCACGTTTCGCTCACGATTTACGCAAGACTTGAGAAACGCAAAAAAAAATATTGCTCGATTCAACCAAGTCTGGTTATCATCCAGACGAGACCAATTTACATGTTTTTCTCTTTATTCCATAATTTTTCTCTTTTCACCAATGAGTCCGCTTTATCGATCGGCTCGGAGCCGGCTACAGCCGGTTGGCTACGAAGTGGCCGCTAGCCGGCTAGCCGGCTTACGCCTAGCCATCGCCCAGCGTTAGTTGGATCTTTCTTTGGGGACCGACAAAGCGATACAGAGTTTTCCCCATGGCGGGGCCTTTATTCCTTGTTCTTTTCTTGCGTCTCAAAAGCAAGAGCGCACCAGATACAAAGGCAAGGTGGAGAGAGACACACACACAGAGCACGCGCACACAAAAAATTAGGTCACCGCGATCATCGCGCGACACGTGGCAAGAGGGCAAAAAAAGGAAAACACGCCGCACTGTGTTTCTTCGTTTTCCCCCAATGGCACCATTTCTTTTTTTTTTTGGTTTTTTCTTGCGAGTCTTTTATCAAAGAAAAAAACACACCAAGAAGGATAGAGCGGGGACCAGGGAAGAGAGGGATCGACTGCCATGCCGCCATACTTTTTTTTTTCGTGCGTCCCCGTGCGCGTACGAAAAAAAAAGAGACAAACCACGCGACAGCATGCCTCCACTGCGCGTGGAAAAGAAAAGGAGACCAATGGCCGCTGACCTTTATTTTTTCTCTTCATTCTTTTTTTTTTGAAAAAGGCGACGTGTCTTGTTATGCGTGTGCCCGTGCGTGCGCGTTCACCACGCGCCCGGGGCGCCCCCGTACCAGCCGGCTGCGTCGCCGGCCGACGCGATCGTGCGCTGCGCTTGCTGGAGGCGCGCACGCTCCTCGGCGGCCCGCGTGGCCGCCACCTGACTCTGGAGGAGTAGTTGTTGTGAGACATCGTCGTAGGCCTGCGCCTGCGCGCCAATGGCGCTCAGAGCCGCGTCGGCCGCTACGGGCAACGGTGCACCGGGCGCTCCGTAGGCGCTGCCGACCCTGTACAATGGTTGCGGTTGTTGTTGCGGCCGGAACGAGGGTCCGTCATAGGGCACCGCCGGCGTTCCGTAAAGAGAAGAAGGAGCCAACGGCGGCAGCGGAGGCGCAATGGTTTGAGCGGCCACTGCGGCCGCGGTCTCGACGGCCACGTCGCGGGCCACATCTTCGAGCACGGCGGCGCACACGTCGGCGAGGGTCATGAAGCGCGCGCCCGGAATGCCGCGCGCCTCGGCTCGCTCGTAGATGAGGTTGACCTGCTCGCGCGTGGCGTTGGCCCAGCCCGACGCGCAGGCCTGGCGCGCGAGTTCGTCCGCGGCGTCGATGGCGCGCGTGGCCGCAGAGACGCCCAGCGGCGTCGCGCCGGAAGTCGCCGCGGCAATGTCAGAGGCGAGAAGCGCCTCCTGGCGCTGCTGTTGGCGCACCAGCGATCCCATGCCCGACCCGGCGATTTCGGCGGCGCCTTGCACGATGAGATTCTTGCGCGCCGTCAGCGCCGCGAGCACCTGGTCGCAGTCGGCGCCCGTGCCCAGGCCGCCCAGCGCCGCGCGCAGCCCCGGCGCCAGCGGGTTGCCGGCAGCACCGGCACCGTAAATGCTCGCGTAGAGGTCGGGGTGGCTGAGCGCGAGCGCGTCCACACATCCCGGTCGCGACACTGGCGCGGCCAGCGCCGCCACGAGAGGAGTCGACATTCTTTCTTTCTTGCTTTCTTTCTGCCTCTTTTCCTTTGTGTATGCTCTTGATGCGGATGCGACGGGCGGAGCGCGCGCGAGTGTCGCCGTGCGTGTATGTGTGTGCGTGCGCGCGGTCGTTGCCTTTGTCTCCCTGGCACGCGCCTTTGCTTTTTGCGCGCGCCCTGTCCCCTTTGGGCGGCTTTCCTGGCGCGCCCCCCTCCTCTTTGCTCCTGTCCCGCTGTCGCGCGCACGCGCACAGAGATGAGCGTGTCTTTTTTCTTCTTTCATCTTTGCCCGGCTTTTGCGCTGTCCGGTCGGCCCCGTCGGCGCCGGTCGCCCGCACCCCTTTTTTTTCTCTTGCCCATCCCAGGCTGCCGCACGCCGCACACCCTCTTGCCCCTCTCGGACGCATCGCGACCAACGCCTTTTTTTGCATCTCTTGTGTCGATCCGTTGGTCGCACCCTTGCTTTTTTTTCTTGATGATGTCCTTTTCTCGCTCTTGTTTTGCCATTCGCTTTTTATCTCTTTTTTTTGAACCGGCTGGCGGGCGCACGCACCACCGCGCACAAAGGGCCGCAGTGGAAAGCAGCGCAAAGGAAGCCCACACAAAAAAAGACGAGCACCGGGTTTGATTTCACGCAGGCTGCGGTTTTGCGTGTGTGCTCCCTATCATCTCAATAAAAAAATAGTGTGGCGTCTTGCATGTGTCGCGCCTTGCGCTGGTTGGCTGTTTGGAGAATTTTATTTAAAAAAAATGGGCAGCGCATGCCGCGTCGGTGGCATGGCATCTGGCCCTGGCGGCGTCGGTCCTTTTGGCAAGAGAGAGAGAGAGAGAGAGGGAAGCAAGGCCCCAGGACACGCTCTTTTTGTGTGTCTCTTTCTCTTTTTTGCGCCCTCCTCGCGCGGCATTTTGTCTTTTTTTTCTCTTCTCTTCCCCAGGCCTTGTTTCGGCCGCAAGAGGCGCACAGACAAAAAAAGAAGGGGCACGCAACAGGGAGCGCATTGGGCGCGCGCGCCGTCGACAGGCGACTTTCGCGGTAGTGACCAGAGCCAGGGGGAAAAAGGGCCGCCCGCAACAACAAACAAACAAAAAAAGCGATCTGCTTACTCCAAAAAAGAGAAATGTGCACGACAAAGGGGCCGGATCGTCGTCGGTTCTTACGGATGCCAATAGTCGATGGGATCAAAGGGCGATATGTCCGCTTGCGGACGCAAGCGGATCGACGCGTAATGGCGGAGATGGGTCGCGCTCGGCAAGACAAACACGCGCACGTCAAAGAGACTGAAAAGGCGCTCGGCGCATCCGAAACCGGACAGCTTGGTGCCGTCCAGGGCGGCAGAGAGCGCGTCGACGACACGACGCCGTGCGATGGACGCGTACTCGGGTGTCTGCACCGCGCGCGCCATGGACTCGAAATCGAGGTAGGGAAAATTGGGCGGAAGCCCCAGAGGCACGGCGCTTGGAAAGTATTGGACCTCGTCGAGCACGGTGGCAAACTCGGGTAGCGGTTCATCGAATCGGTCTAGGCTCACGAGTCCCGACTGGGGCTCGCGCGGGTCGGCGTAGAGTCCCGGCGCCATGCCATAGGGGGTCGGCCCCGTGGGTACGCCGTAGGCATAGGCGACGAGCGCGCGCCACAGATAGGGGCGCGTGGCCGCATTAGCCAATAGGGTCTGTGCCTTGATGGGCATCGTACCCGGCGACCGACTCGTCGCCCACAGCAAGAGGTCGTTGCGGGTCACGAGGTCGAGGTCTGTATGTCTGACGAGTTGGTCGCGGCGGCCTGTTGCGCCCCTGCGCGGCAGCGCGCCGCCCAGTACGGTCCGCGGTGCAGTGTGCGCGTCGACGATCGCCTGCGATGCGAGCAGCCACGCCCATAGGATACACCGGCGCGGGTCGCGCAGTGTGACGAGTGCGCGCGCAGTGTCGAGCAGCGAACGCCTGCCCGTCAGGGGCAGGCCTAGACGCTCTGGGTCGACGGTGGTTTCCTCACACACGAGACGGGTCTCGCGGTCGGCCGAACAGATGCCGATGGCCTGTGCCTCGCGGCCTGTGGCCAGCATGTACTCGATCAGTTCAGCCACGACTTCGCTGGGCAGCGCGGCCGTGAGACTCGTCAACGGCATGCCCGTGGCCGATAGCGCCATAGAGGCGACCACGGGTCCGCCCTGTGGGGGCGTGGGCGCGCCGGGACCCAGCCACCGCTCATAGTCGATGCGCGGGCGGCGCCGCGGCGCCGGACCGCCGGCGAGTGTCGGCTCTGCGCGCACTCGCTTGCGCATTCTCTCTCTTATTCTTTTTTCTTCTCTTTTTTGATATTGTGAGTTTTCTGTTGCTCCTTATTTTTACCTATTTGGTTGGGTGTTTTGACGCCCGACCTGCGGGTTTCTCGGTGGCGCGATGCGGCCAAAGAAGGCGACCCGCGATTCGGCGCCCTCGGCAAGGAGAGGAAAGCGCCCCGCCACAGCCAGAAAAAAAACAACGGTGGCCAACTGCCCTGTGTCTTTCTGACAATGGGCGAATCGATCCCATGCCGTTTCTTGGGACGCCGCGGACAGCAACACCCGCTATGCAGAACAAAAAATGCAAGACGCATTCGATTTGCCGGACGCACAGCACGCATCTCTTTAGGTCGGCCCTGCCCAGTGGCTCGGACGTCACCGCGTCGACAAACAGACGAGGCGCGCCGGCGTCGGTCGGCGGCTCCCTCGCGCACAAGATGCCCTCTTGGATGTGCCCCTGTTGCAAAGCATGACGCCAAAAACGACGACGACGACAACTCACAGACCGTAGCAGTCCATGGAGAACCAGGAGAGCGTCACAGGGAGAGAGAAACAAAACAGAAGAAAGACAAAGGGAGCCGATATAAGCGGTAGCGCGAAAAAGGAGTTGTAAAAAAGGACGTTGCCCAAAACCTTTGCTTTGGCGCAGAACAAAACGGCTTTTTGAAGAGAAGGGGGAAAAAAAGAAAAAAGGAACAATCCCACACCCGCGAGGACCGACATGTGCGTCGTGGGATGGCCAGGGACACAGAGGATACCCGACGCCCCTGGCGACCTCCTCTTTCTGCTTCTTCTTGCAACCTCATCTGTTTTTTCCCCTTTTCTCTTTCGTGTCTGCTCAGGCCGCAGCGACATTGTTGGTGGTCGCCTTTTGCGTCGAGGCGCGAGAGACGCGCGAAAAGGGCACGAGGGGAGGCCGTCGTCGTGGCTGCCGCCGCGCTGCGGCGCTCGTCGCCCCGCGCCGCGGGAGGGCCGACCACCAGATCAAGACAGAGCCCGCCTCGTCCACACATATACACGCCGCCTTCTCCGTGCACGCCCGCCAGGCCCGCCGTCCAGTCCGTGCCGTTTTCGCCGTAATCGTGCGTCCCGTTCCGCCCTTTTTTCTCTGCTCCTCGTTGCCCATTTTTTTCATTTGTTGTTGTTGTTGTCGGCGCTGCCCGTCTCACTCGCCCGTCGACCGCCCCACCCCCCGGTGTGTTTGTGCGCGCGCTCGCTCGGTTCGTTTCCGTGGCCGGAACGCGCCCGACCCGCGACCGACTGGGAAACCGACCATCGCTCCCCTCTTTTTCCTCCCGCGCGCGCGCACACACAGCAACCATGTCGATTCCCGTGTGGCCCGTCACCAGCAACGCATGCTGCCGCCCGTGCGCGCAGCAGCAGCAACAACAGATCCTGCCGCACCAGCAGGTCCAGCGCATCGAGGTCGAGTGCTTTTGTAAAAAGAGCAAGGCGCACCACCACCACGGCAAGCCAAAGAAGAACAAGGCGCACCACCATCAAAAGTCGTCCTGCCCGTCATCGACGTCGTCATCATCTTCGTCTTCGTCGTGCTATGTGGTGCCCGACAGCGACTCGTGCACCGAGATCTACAAGAAGCACCACCACCATCACCACAAGGACGACAAGAAGCATCACAAGAAGCACCACAAGGGTTGCGCCAGCAAGATCGAGATCGAGATCGTAATCCCGCCGTCTCTGCCGTGCCCCGAGCCTTGTCCGCCCTCGTCGGCCCAGACGTGCGGCATCGGTTGCTCAGCGCTGGCCACCCAGTTGCTCGGCCTCGTGAGCACGCCGACGCCCACGGCCGCCGCCATCGCGCTCTTTGTCACCAACGCGACGGCCTACGTTGCGTGCCGCACGGCCTCGGGCGCCGCGCTGGCACCCGATGTCATTGCGCTCAATGCGCTCCTGACCTTCCTCGCCACCGTGCCCGCCGGGACCTTCCCGCCCACGGCGCAGGCGCTCGCCCTCCAGGCCTACCAGCGCCTGATTGAGGTGTGCGGCAATTGCTTCCCGTGCCCGCCTCGGCCCTTGTTCTAGAGTGACGACGGCGCCAACAACGACAATGGCGACGACGACGATGACGCCAATCTAAACCCCTGCCCTTTTTTCTCTTGCCCTTTTTGTTGCGTCGTGTCGCTGTCTTTTTTTCTTTCTGCTCTGGTATCGCGTCGTCCTGGCATGCTTTTCGTACCACGATGACTAAAAAAAGAGGAAAAGGCCAGGTCGTCTGTTTGTTGTGGCCTGTGCCTTTTGTGCCGTCGTTGCTTTTCCCCTTTGGTCTGGTGTGGCTTTTCATGCGAGTTGCCTTTCCATTCTTTCGCTCGGCCGTTGTTTGGGTTACGCCGCCTCGACCTCTCCACAAAGAGGGGCAGAGAGGTGAAACAAAAAAGAAGAGCGGCCAAAAAAACAACGGCTGACAAATCATCGTGAGCGCTCTCCCGACACGTCGAGAAGAAAAAAAGAGAGCGCAGGCACGACACGGGAGCGAGAACAAAGAGGGGGAGAAAAAAGTAAGCCGCGACCTGCTAACGCGCGGCAACGACATGGAGGAGAACACACAGAGATGTAAAAAATAAATGGATGGGAGAAGGGCCAGACCACGCTCTAAAAAAAGCCAGTGTACTCTTTTCCTCTTTCCTTTTTATTTCCCACGCTTTTCCTTGCGCGGCTTTTTTTGGGTGCGTTGGGAATGCGCACCGAGGCCGCGCGGTCGGCGGGGTGACCAGAGCGCGCCGGCGACGGCGGCCGCCGCCGCCCATGGAGCGCGGTGGGCCGATGCGTCTCGCATCGGCCTGATCGTCGCCCGATGAGGCCCGACCGGGTGGCGTAGGTTAACGGTTTACGAGCACTCACACTCCCGCACCAGAGACGCGCGTCACAGCGATCCCCTCACCGACCAACCACAACCATCTCACACGTGCCTCCATCCCGCACCATCGCCATGGCCTACTACAACAAGAAGCACGCCGCCTACAAGCGCGACGACGACTGGTACTCGGAGGACAGGAGCGTCGCCTACAAGGACGCCGAGGAGGACCAGGATGAGGAGGACGCCAAGGACGCCTACTACCACAAGAAGGACTACAAGAAGAAGCACCACCACCACGAGGACGACTCTTCGTCCTCCTCGTCCTCGGAGAGCACCGACTACAAAAAGTGCCCGGAGAAAAAGTGCATCAAGGTGTGCGCCGTGCGCGGCCCGCCCGGCCCGCGTGGCCCCAAGGGTGACTGCGGCAAGTGCGGCCCGTGCGGCCCCAAGGGCGACTGCGGCAAGTGTGGTCCGCGTGGCCCCAAGGGCGAGAAGGGCGACAAGGGCGAGCGCGGCCCCAAGGGCAAGGACGGCAAGGACGGGTGCGCCGGCGAGCGTGGCCCCAAGGGCAAAGACGGCAAGGACGGGTGCGCCGGCCCGCGCGGCCCCAAGGGCGAGAAGGGTGACAAGGGCGAGCGCGGTCCCAAGGGCAAGGACGGCAGGGACGGCGAGTGCGGCCCCAAGGGCGACTGCGGCAAGTGCGGCCCGTGTGGCCCGTGCGGCCCCAAGGGACCCAAGGGCAAGGACGGCAAGGACGGATGTCCCGGCCCGCGTGGCCCCAAGGGCGAAAAGGGCGACAAGGGTGAGCGTGGCGCCAAGGGTGAGCCTGGATGCCACGGCCCGCGCGGCCCCAAGGGCGAGAAGGGCGACAAGGGTGAGCGTGGCCCCAAGGGCGAGAAGGGCGAGCGCGGCCCCAAGGGCAAGGACGGCGAGTGCGGCCCCAAGGGCGACTGCGGCAAGTGCGGCCCCAAGGGTCCCAAGGGCAAGGACGGCTGTGCTGGTCCGCGCGGCCCCAAGGGCGAGAAGGGCGAGCGTGGCCCCAAGGGCGAAAAGGGCGACAAGGGCGAGCGCGGCCACCAGGGCGAGCCCGGTTGCCCCGGCCCGCGCGGCCCCAAGGGCGCCCAGGGTCCCCAGGGCGAGTGCGGCCCGCGCGGACCTCGCGGCCCCAAGGGCGAGGACGCCGTCGTCGACGAGTGCCTGATCAAGGAGTTGGTCTACAAGGCCGTCCACAAGGTGATCGACAACAAGGACGACAGCGAGGACCACGACGAGCACAACAAGAAGAAGAAGGAGTACAAGAAGAAGAAGCACTACAAGCACGCCGACGAGGATGATGACGAGGACGACCATGAGGAAGAGGACAAGTACAAGAAGGAGGAGCACGACGAGGAGGATGAAGATGACCACGATCATGACGACGAGGACGACCATGAGGAGGACAAGAAGAAAAAGTACAAGCACGGCAAGAAGTACGACAAGAAGAAGGGTTCCACCTGGTCGGACGCTTTCTGGAGCGACGGCAAGCGCAAGGTCTACCGCCACTAGGCCACGCGCCGTCCCACAGGGCCGCGCTCTGCATCCATGCGTGCGGTGCGGCGTATGCAAAAAAGAACGGAAAAGAAGCGTAGAAAATAAAATGAGACCTTGAAAACAGTGTGCTTGTGTATTTTTTGTGGACCAATCGTATTGCGCAAAAAAGAGGCGCATCGAACCACACACCAAATAGGCACAGCGCCGCAACAAAAAAAAAGACCACGCAAGAGCGCGGTCACGGGCCAAGCAAAAGAGAGCCGTGTCTTTTCTTGGCCTCAAAAAAAGGACACGGGGCGCTGTTGTCCTTGAGAAGAAAGAAAAAAAGTGGTAGAAAAAACGGAAAGGCCACAAAAGAGGAACGGCGGGCTTGCGTGCGCACGCTGGAAAGGCGCATTTTTTGGATGGCATCCCTTTTTATTGGGTCGTCCCTTTTTCCTCATTACGGGTTTTCCTCTTTTCTTTTTTAAAATCACCTACTACAACAGCGCAGAGGCCCACGGTCGGGGTCCTATTCCTACGCTCGGGTCGCGCGCAGGGCGGGCGTCATCACTCGATCCTTGGACACTGTGCGCTCCACAGGGTCCCACACGGCAAAGCGCCACTCGGTGGTTGGCTTTGTGAGTCGCTCTGGCACTGCCGTCGAGTCTCGGCGTGGTCGGCGCGTGGGATCGTCTGCGTCTTGCGCCACGAAAAACGTGGGCCACAGCGCGTCGTCGCCGGCCCATGGATTTGTCTGAGGCGCTTTCGCCGAGTCGTGCCACTCGGCCAGCGTCATATGTTTCTGCCGCGCACGCAGGCGTTGTTTCTTTTGTGCGCGCACGCGAGTGCGCTTGGCTTGCGTGCGCGTGCCATCGCCGTACATCGGAGCGCTCTTGCGATAAATCACCGCGGGGCGCGCGAGGTCAACCACAATGGCATCGGTTTGGCCGTTGGCCTGGTGGTCTATCACCCCGGTAGTCGTTTCTCGCGGTCCGGCACCATCATGGTCATTGTCTCTGTCGCCACCACCACCGTCGCCGCCGTCTTTGTCGTTTCCTTCATCGTCATTGGCCGCGCCTTGGTTACCGCGACACAAAGCATCGCGCAAGGTGTGTTGGACGGTGTTGGCATGTGCGTCCATATCGGACGCCGCATCGTCGTTTGGAGGCCCGTGATCGTTTGTCGCCGCAATGTCGCCCGCCGTTGGGCGCCACGCGCGCGGTTTGCCGCTGTCCTTCGTGCCTTTGGCCGAGGCCTTGCCTTCTTCCCACTCGACGCGACCGAGATTCAAGGCACCAGGGGCAAAGGAGACCACGCGCGTGAGGTGTCCCCAACAGTCGGGCGTCACGCACCGCACGCGCATAGGTCCTCCTGCAAGGCCTAGTGGCGCCGGCAGCGTCCCACCAGCTGCGCGCCAGCATGCACGATGGAAGAGGGCACAGCATCCTCGGTCGCAGTGGACCCATACATGCGTGGCGGATTCGGTGTCGACCCGACGGCACGGACTCGGGCATCGGTGACGCCCGCACCGCGGGCCGCTGACGAAAGAACCCGTGCTTGCCGACTCTGGCACATCACCTCCCCCTTGTATCTCGGACAGGTGGATCGGTCCGCGCACACGGACGCGCGGTGCTCTCTGCGCCGTTGTCGTCGTTTTTGGTGTCGTCGTCGGCTTAACGATCGACGCGGCCAAATCGTGCATGGGTGCCGGCGCAGCTGTGCCTGGCGTCCGTGCTGCGACAATGGCAGAGACGACGCGGCGCACGCTCTGTCGCAACGGCACAGATCGTCTCGTTGCAATTCCGCGGGATGGGCTGAACGCGTCGTCGCCTTTGGTGCCGTCGTCATAGGCGGGCGGCCACAGGCGCCTCGTGTCGTTCCACACGCCGACACACGAGGAACAACGCGCCTTGCCTCCGGTGCATTCGTCGCACACCAGCGACAGGGAGCCGTTGCGTCCCACGCTAAAGGCACCGTCAATCTTGGGCCTCTTGGTACGTATCCACCACCGCACGCCGCTCGGCGGTGCTATACCGGTAGGCGTGCAACGTTGCGGGAACTGAGGGTGTTGCGCGATGGCGTCGATAAACTCGTTGAGGTCGTCGCCGGCGGCGTGCGCCGCTGCCACCATGAGGTCGCGCGGTGGGCTCATGCGTGCGTTTTCGCGATGGCCTGCACGTCGGCGAGCGTCGGCCTCTGACGAATCACCGTTGGCCAGAGGCGTATCACAGGAGTCGCCAATGATATCGTCATCGTTGCTCTCGCCCTCGTCACTGTCATCCGTGCCATCGTCCTTTTCATCATCATCATCACTGCCGCTGCTGCAACAGTCGCTGCCGTCGTCACGAAACTGGACCGACACCCAGTCGGTGCGAGGCCTGCCGGGCCACGCGGCAACGACGACGATGGCGTCGTAAACGAGCCCGCCCGCGGACCTCATGGACTGCCCCTCCAACGATGGACACAGATCAAAGGCCGACACGATGCGGGCGCCCTTGGGCACGGCGGGCGCGATGAGGCCCTGACTGGCCGCGGCCAGCGCGATCGCGCAGAGCGAGAACGACGCCCACCCCGATCTGTAGCAGCCGTAGATTTCTGCGACAATGTAGCGCGTCGACTCTTGGCGGCGCGGTGCCTTGGACCTCTTTGGCGGCGCCGGATAGCGCGCCCCCGTCATGATCCTGTACTTGATCGCGTGCATCGTGCCAACAAGGAAAAAAGAGAGAAAAAAACAGAGATGCACGAGACAAGAGGCAGAAATCTTTTTTTCCCGATGGGCGCGCGGGGCCACGACCAACATCAACAAAAACGGAGGCCGTAGCGTCGCGGGCGAAAAGACACTGGTGGAAAGGCAAAAAAAGAGAGCCTCATCCCGGCAAAAAAGAAGACGTCGTTTGTTTGCGACACGTCGTCAACGCCTCTCTGTGCGGCGGTGTTGCCCTGTGGCATGTGCGGCGCTAGGCAGTACACTAGTTGGTCGCCGCATTTCTTTTAAAAAAAAATACTCGATCACGCCACAAGGCAATACCATATGCGTTGGCGTGTGTGCGCCGCATGCCATCTCTCGTCTCTTTCTTGGCAAGGCGTCTCAACGTTTTTGTCCCCTTTCTCTGCATGATGCATTCACGGCGCTCGCGGATTTCAGCGATCGGGTTTAGTGGCGCAACAATTCCTGTGCATCCGGTGGTCGACCGGATGCGATTCGGTCGACGCCGCAAGAGAGGCCAGGTGAACGTGCGCATGCCTTGCGTCGTGGGCATGGCGCGTAAACGGCACGCCTCCGGCACGGTATCCGAAATCCCCCAATGACATCCATCCCCCAAACTCGCAGCAAGCGGACGACAACGACGACAATAAAGCGACCTGTTCCATTGGTGTGCGTCATCCTGACTGTTGTGCAGATTTTATCAGCCTTTTTTTTTATTGTTGGGTTTGTCTATGGTGTGCGGGTGCGTTTGTGCGATTTTGGTCGCATCAAGCCGACCGACCGGGGTCCTTGCCTGGTCCTGGGCCAAGCGGCTAGAGGCGGCACCGGGCATTGCCCCTGAACGAAAAAAAGGCAGGTCGTCCCGCAAAGGCGCAAACAGGATATCGCAAAGGTGTGGATAAAAGGATGATTATTAAAAAACAAAAAAGGCTACACGCGCGGTTTCGGTAGTGCGCCGGCGGCGGCTGCCCGTATACGGGAAGAGATGGGGAAAAAAAAGACGAGTCTGGCACCTCTTTAGGCCGTTCTCTTTTGCGACTGACGATGCCACAGCCAGAGGCCGACGATGAGCAAGATGATGGCGACGGCAACACCCAGAGCGATCCAATACACGGTGTTGTTGCGCCGCGCCACGGTCGTGGTCGTCGTTGTCGATGCAGCGACGGGCGTCTCGATGACAGGCGTTGCGACTGCGGTCTCCATTGGTAGGGCGCGGGGTTGGTCTTTTCTCTGTGTGGTGGGAACGCGTCTGCCGGCGAGGAGGCGGGAGAGGGCGCGTGGGCGGGGGGGGGGCGAGAATCAACGAGGGAGGAGGGGCCGGGCCGCTTTGCCTAGGGGCAGCGCCGGCAATCGCCGTGGCGGCAGCGAGACCCGCGGTGGCGCATCACATGAGCAAGCAAATGGAGCGCCGCGGTGGCGGCACCTCTTCTTGCGGTGGGAGCAGCGCCGCGCGCGCTGTCGAACCACTCGTCGTCGCAACGACACTGCCAGATGGGGCTGTAAACAAGGCATCGCATTGCACGCTTTCGACCGTTTGGCGTTGTGTGCCGCACACGGTACAATGCGCGCCACCATAGGGGACCAAGCCGCTTCCGGCGTTGCTGCTCGTGTCGTCGTCGCCCTGTGCGTGCCCGACAAAGCGTGCTGAACCGGGCCAAAATCCGACGGCTAAAAGAGGCCCGGCGCATCGCGCGCACACAAACCGCCCACGAACCGACAGGCCTCTCCCGATGGCGTGGCCGCCGGCGGGTGCGGGATTGCACGGCGTCGCCATGCGCGCTTGTTGTCTTCTTTGTCGCCGTTGCCCTTTGGAGAGGCGCGCGCTGTGCCCACTTTTTCCACCAGAGAGCAAGAAAAATATATGGGCACCAGAAATAGGCCCGTCGCGCGCTGTCCTCTGGTTGCCGGTCTTTTTTTTTGCTGACGATGTTGTCGGTTTTGCCCTAAAGTTTCGGGTTCAGCGCAGCCATTGTTTGCGCCGCGGACGCGCGACGACAGACTGCTTTGTGTTTCTCATTCGCCCTCGTCGGCGGGCTTTGTTTGGGCGGCGACAGTAAAAAAAAGTGCGCAAGAGAGCCAGACAATGATAGCCTTCTCTTCCTTTTCTTTGAGTGCAGCCTCTGAAAGTCTTGGGAAGAGGCAAAAAAGAGGGCCACGAAAAAAAAGTCAATGGGGGGGGGTCTCAAAAGCATCTGCAGGTCCTCTCTTTTGTTTGCGCAAAAAAACCGCAGGCAGACACACAAAAGGGACAGGGCACCCCTGCTACCGGCACTTTTTTTGAGCGCCCCCAAAACCAGGCGAAACAACGGGTCGCAGATACGACGCCACGGTGGGGTGTTTTCACGACCTTTTTCCTTGTCCCTTTTCGGGACTTTGTGCCCTCCTGTGCCCGTGTGGGACGTCCACGCACGCCGCGAATAGCCGACGCATACCCGCCGTTTTTTCGCCTGTATTTTTCTCATGACCCCGTTTTGGCGACAAGACACGATGACCTTTTTTTTATAGGGCGGCACGATGACGAACGAAAAAAAAATCACCTGTCCGTTCCCTTTTTTCCTCTTTTGGTCGCCCTTTCGGCCTCTCCGCGTCATCCTCCCCGGACCGCCGGGGCTCGGGGCACGACAGGAATGCGCTGATGAGGCCTTTTTTCTTGATCAACCAAGTGCCACAGGATCGAAATGCAAAGTTTGAAGGGCGAGCGGGACCGGCGCAAAAGCCCAACGACGCAGGCAAAAAAACATTCTGTCGCATGAACCCCATAGGCGGAGCAAAATAAAGAAACAAAAAGGCCCAATGAGATAGAGGCGCCGGGAGGCCTAGGGTCGCGCATCGACCGAACCGCAACACAAAAAAGTCGCGCCCATCACGCAATCGCCAAGAAATAACACGCAACGAGAGAGGAAAGAGAGGAAAAAAGACAGAGAGATGACAAGCAAGCGAATCTCGAGCATGGCATGGCGTACATGCAGCGACAATCTCGTCGGCCCTGTTCAGGGCACCTCGGTGGGCGCGTTTGTCATGGGACCCACGCGCGACGGACATATGTGCAGGGTCGCGCTGACGGCCGTCTATGTCCATCGTGGGCACACGGCACGTCGCACGGTCGGCGCCGAATCCGTCCGCCGGTGCTGGCCCTCTATCGGGACACCAACCAACGAGACAGGCTCTGAACACGACGACAGTAGGCAGTTGGACCATACCTGGTGGCCGCGTCACATCCATCAATGCATCGCTTTGTCGCCGGTGTGCGGCGAGGCAGCGCTGAGCGCCCTCTCTCATTTCGATTTGGAGGATATCGTGTCGTCTGCCGGGGCGGAGCGCATTGCCAGCGCCGTCGGCTCTAGTGTGCGCACCTATGCGTCGCACTGGGGCGCGCTCCCGATGGCGGTGATGACGCGCGCGTGGCCCGCCCCTGATGACCCACACGGTGTACTTTCGAGAGAGCGCACACGCGCGTTTATAGTGTGGACGGCGGCGGGAGACGAAATGACATTGGGCGTCCCATTGCCTGCGTTGTTGATGCGAGGCCTGCCAGAACCCAACGATACCGAGGGCGTGTGCGATTTCGCCGACCTGACGAGTATCCGCGACGCCGCTCTCAAGGAAACCGTCGTCGCAGGTGTTGACCCCTACACGTACGACGGCGTGCGCGTCATGTCACGCAGCCTGCAACGCTTTGAACATGTGGCATCTCTCCAAGAGCGCCCGACGCTGATTTCAGGCATCAAGGCCATGCGCCATCGGCTCTACGGCAGCCCCCACCGTCTTGGCCGATGATCCTCTTTGCAAGCCAACAAATGGTTGTTGTTGTTGTTGTTGGAATGAATGATGGACTCGCCACACTCGTCCATGTTGCGGCACGTGCGTTTAAAAAAGTGACTACACAAAGGGCGCTGGACATTTTTTCGGCGTGATTTGCATGGTAGGGCTTGTGTCTATGATTTCGCCATCTTTTTTTTGAGCGTTGGCGCCGGCACTCACGGGCACCGGGCGGATACATCCCGCTGCGTGGCGTCCCGCTTTCGCCAAAAAGCGCCAACGGTGGGCACACCAACCTGATGATGCCCAAAACAGCCAGGCGGACGAAAAGGCAGAGGCCATAAGCATACCCGTGGCGCTGTGTTGACCTTTTTTGTGTGTTGTGCCCCCTTTTGCGTGTTGGGGAGGGGACACAGGCCGCCCATGGCCAAAGGCCCACGCTGCACAATGGCGCACAGCAATTGTTTTTTTGGGTTTTTCCCTTCTTCTCCCTTTTTCGACGGCCCCCTGGGCCAAAGGCAGCAAAAAACTTCAACGCGCAAAGAAAAGGTCCCAAAGGACGCAACAAGAAAAAAACAGGCGGCAAGACCCACCACGCGCGCGCGTACAGACATCTTCTTTTCGTATCGTGAAAGAAAAGAGAAGCAAGCCACCATGCGCGCCAGCGAGCGAGGCCGTGCAGAGGTGCGCGTCGCGCAAACGGCCTTTGTCGATGTGACCATGTCGCGCGGCGACGCCTGCGGGCGTCTGTGCGAGCCCGCGCGGCCCTACCGCACGATTGGCGGTGCGATCGATGCCATACGTGCCGTGGCGCCCCTCGTCACGGCGCTGCCCGCCGATGGCGCACCGGCGCCGCCCGTCACGGCGACGCAATGGACTGTGCGCGCTGCGCCCGGTGTCTATGCCGAGAATGTCAAGCTGCCGCCCCGAGTTGGCCTGGTGGGCGCCGGACGCGGTTGCACCGTCGTCGTCGGTTCGGTCGCGGTGACGGGCGATTCCCGCGTCGAGGATCTCGATGTGCGATCGCCCACCCTGCCGGCGCTCGCCGTGGCATTGGAAGATGGTCATGCACGTGTGTCCATTCAACGCGTGGCCATCGAAGCGCTCGCTGCGGCGACGGCCGAGGGCGCGCGCGTTGTCGTCGATATAGTCCAGACGGTCGCGGCCGCGCAGGGAGCGGTCGCCATTCAGGATACGACCATCGCAGCCGATCTCACCGGCCCCGCGGCGACTGACGCCGACACGCCCGCCGCCATAAGGGCGCGCGGCGTGCACGCCACCATGGATAATGTCGACGTCCGTGTAACGATTGCTCCGGGCAATGGCATCGACGCCGTTGCGGTCGATGCGGGCGCGCGCGTCGACCTCTCTGGGGGTTCGGTGACGGTCGTCGTCGGTCCGACACCGCCGCAGGCCGATATTGTTTTGTTGGCAGCGCGCAACGACTCGGCCGTTTACCAGTCGGGCGATACGGTGGCCTATGTTTTGGAGGCCGTCGTGCTTGCGGGCGCTGCGTTGGCCGCCGACATACGACGCAGGCGCCGCCAGTTCCTTTGCGACGACAGGGCTGCAGCGCCCAAACGGGTGCACGCATTTGACGCCGATCGCCCCGACGACGACACACCACAGGCGATACCGGCGCGCGGCGAGGTCTTTTTCGCACGCGCCGGTCCCAACTCGGTGGTGCAATCCCAAGGCGCCATCATCGATTTCGAAACGGTGCCGCTGGGCTCTGCCGTGTTGGCCAGCGCCGAGGCGCCCAACGCGTCGGCGGCTGTCGTCGGGGCGCGAATGCGGTTCGGCTTTGTGCCGCCGGTGCGCGGCAACGCCACCTATGTGGCCTCGTCGCAGGGCGGCAACATGGTGTCCAGCGGCGGTCTCTACACCAACGTGCGCGCGCTGCGCTCGGACCAGCCGGGCGGCACGCAACGCTTTCTGGCCGACAGCGATGGCACGGTGCTGTTGGGAGGCACCGCGCCGCCGGTTCTCATTCTCGAAGACCCAGACGCTGTCGGACGCCAGGTGCTCTACCGCGGCAAGACGGCCATCGTCAAGAACGTGTCGGCAGCGGCCGTGGCGCGCATCGAGTCGTCGGTCCTGTTTGACGCGCCCGACGGCGCCATCGTGCTCGCGCCCGGCGAGGCCGTCACCCTCCAAAATGATGGCAGCATGTGGTACATTGTGGCGCGCGCGCCTTGACGTGGCGTGTGTCCGCGCGTGCGACGGGCGGTACAGCAGCGCCTCGAATCACGCCAGACGACACGGCCGCCCATGCAAATAAAAAATAAAAAAATGCAAGGTGACGGAGATGCGCGCGCGCCGGCGAGAGAGCGCAACCGACAGCGCCCGCAAAAATACATCTCACGTGCTTTTGTCCATCACCCATTTTTCGGCCGCTTTGCAGATCCCTTTCGTGTGTGTGTGTGTGTGGGCATGTACTGCAGCACCCCATCTCCCTGGCCGTTGGACAAGGGGAAAAAAGAGGTACTACCGGCACACACACACATGACACACACACACACAAAAATGTCGGTGGTTCTTTTTGTCGTCTTTTCTTTCTTTGTCAAGGCGCGTGTTTGGCCTCATCGGGCACGGCGCCTGCCAAGTCCGCATTGTATTCTCTGGCAGGCCGCATTTGTCCGCCGGTCTCTTTGTCTGGCATGGCAGCATTGTGTGGTCTCTTTCGGCAGCAGAAAAAGGGTTCGTGCGCCGTGCTGGCCTGTGCTGTCGCGCAGCCGCGCTCAAAGGCTCCGGCCACGGCCTCTTCTCGGTCTCCTCGTGACATGTCGCATAAAAGAATCGCCTGCAGGGCCTCGTCCATTTCGCACGTGCGAGCGCCTCTCTTTTTTTCTTCCCAACACAGATATTTGATACTATTTTTTTTCTTCTCTAAAGGCAACCCCATTTTGCCGCGTCGCCTGGAGCAAACACGACGGGCGGCGGCGAACCCTGCGAAAGAAAAGACAAGCGAAAGCCCGTGCACAGTTTGTCACACACAGAGAGACGTAAAAAAAGGAGGCTCCGCAGGGAAAAAAAGCGGAAACCCCTGGCCAGCGAATGTGAGACGAAACAATGAGAAAATTGGGTCGTGCTATGGAAGAGGGGGGATCTGGGGCGAAGAAAAGAGCCCTCTGTCTTTGTCTATCCAGAAGCCAGGGCGGCGACAACAAGAGGGGAAAAAAGGCGAGGAAAAACAAAACGCAGCTTTGTCTTTTTTTTTTGGTTTCGCGACAGCGGGGCGGGCGGTGGCTTCTCGCTCGCTGTGTTTGTGCCAATCCAAACCCGACGACCTCTTTGGGCGCCGCGCCAGCGCCCGCGCGGGCTGAACCGAAAAATCATCATCAACGCAGACACCCGCGCCCTAGCCTGTCCTTTTTTTTGTATTGATCGACGACCCCCAAACATCGACCCCCCACACAGGAAAAAAAAGACCTTGGAAGAGGAAAAGGTAGAGAGATGCTTTTCGAGTTCTTTGCTGTGGTGGGCGCCCTATTTAGCCTGGCCTTTGTGGTGATGGCCGTCATCGTGGTTTGCGTCGCTCTCTGGGCCTACCGAAGTCCAAAGTGTCGACGCTCGCCGCCGGTCGAACCCGCCGCCTTTGCCGCTGTAGCGCAAAGCGACCCGTCGTCGCACAGCTTCCTTTACCCGTGCGCGCCGATCGATGTGCCGCTGACGACTGCGTGCGTCAATGACCGCGCGTGCGCCGGACCCATACCCGTCTACCCCGTCGTCCAACAGAACGACTCATACATTCCCGAGTGCCAGCAGAAACTGGCGATCGAGGCGTTGGACGCTGCCGCGGCCTTTGGCGTCGGCGACATGCACACGGCCAAGGGCATTGTCGAGGCCGCGTCCACCACACCGCGCGGTGCGTCGCTCGATCTCTATGTGGTGTCCGGACCGTGTGCCGGCATGCCCGGCAGCATCGTCACCCTTGCGACGATGCGCAATCAGTGGCCGCGCCTGTTTGAGCACGGCGATCCCGGAACGGCCGAGGGCGCCAAGGTGTGGTCGCTCATGCTGTTGCCCGACCCGGCGCGCTTTGGCCGCGTCGCCTTTCACCGCGTCGTATTGGATCGCGCTATGCTCGACGCAGAGTTTGGACCTCGCGAGGACCCCCTCGTCGCCCGCTTGAGGGTGCTCGTCCCCGCGGTGCCGGCGCCCATGTAGGCCAAATGCCCCGTCGCATTCTCCCGCTCCCACCCTCCCCCCAACCATTTTTGGCAGGGAAAAAACAACGATAATGACCGCCAGAATAAAGGTCTCTCCATCCGCTTGGCCTGTTTTTTTGTTTCGTCTTGGTCGTCCCTTGAGGTTTTGGCCTCTGGTCGCGCGCGCTCTCCCTTTCAATAAAGAAACACAAGCACGACAGAGAAGAGAGGATACGGCTGCGCCGATGGGCAAATAGAAGGACCCTCCTCAAAAAAAGTGCTCCCGCGCATGGCAAAAGTCCCTGACGTCCTTTTTTGTTGTCGCCTCCTGTGCGTCGTGCTTGTTTTTTTTGCGAACAATGCCAAAGAGGCCAACAAAGCAAATCTCTTTTCACTGGCTGTGGCGATTTTTTTATCAAAAAAAAATTTTATTGCGCACGCGCCAACGCAAGGGAAAAAAGGGGCGCCAAGCAAGGACGCCATGGCCGACACGCGGGTCACGCAAATAAAAACACATTGAGAGATAGATGGGGGCTATTGGCGGCCCGGCGTTGTCTTGGGAGAGTTTGATGGTGATGCCGATGGCGTCGTGGCCGTCGCGTTGGCAAAGAGCGCGCCAAACTGGCTGCCCAGTTGGGTCACCGACCCGGCGGCGTCTGACGAGTAGAGAATGGTCTTGGCGTTGTGACTGACGGCCAGCTTCTCCATGGCGTCAATGTACTGCGTGACCATGGTGGCCACCATGGCCTCTTGCGCCGACAGGCCCAGACTCTGGGCGAGCCCGGTGATGCCCTCCTCGTAGCCCGAGAGCATGGCCTTGCGCATCGCCGCGATGCCCTCGCCCTGAAGGCGCTTGCGGTCGGCCTCGGCCTCGGCCTCCTTGACTATGCGCAGCTTGTCGGCCTCGGCCCTGTCGAGGGCGGCCATCCTCTGACGCGCAGCGGCATTGATGTCGTTCATGGCCTTGCGCACCTCGCGATCGGGCTCGATCGACGTCACCATGACCGAGTCGACGGCCACGCCATAGCGCGCGAGGGCGCCCTTGAGTCGCTCGCCGACCTGGTCCTGAATCTCGTCCTTGGCGGCAAAGAGCGCGTCGAGAGCAAAGCGCGGTGCCACGCCGCGGAGCGAGTCCTCGACCTGGGCATCGACCAAGGCCTCGTGGTCGGCAATCTCGTAAAAGGCCCGCTCGGGGTCGGCCACGCGGTAGCCGATTGACAGCGAGACGTCGCAAAACACGTTGTCGCTCGTCTTGACGCCCATCGAGTAGGCCTGGGTGACGGTCCACGTGGGCACGACGGTGACTCTCGATACGAGGGGCACGTAAAAGTGAAGGCCGGCCGGCAGCACCCCAGAAAACTTGCCCCACGTCTCCTTGATGCCCACCGTCGATCTGCGAATGACCTTCATTGTCTTTTTTTTGTTTATGTATGTTCTGTGCTGTCCTTTTTTTTCTTGGCGTGTCCTTGCGTGAGTTTTGGATCGCTTGTCGGCGTAATGCGGCTGTGGCTGTCTTGTCTGAGATCTTTTTTTTATACTGCGTTGTTGTCCTTTTTTCCACAGGCGCCATTCGGCGGCGAACCGCGCTTTTTATTGGCCATTTGGTGGGGGTTTTTTCCTCGTATTTCAAGTGTGCTCCCGTGGCGCGAGCCGTGTTCCCGCCGACTGGCCACTTTCGGCCGGGTCGACCCTCTCTACCCTGAACGGACATATGCGATTGGAAAAAGGCACACGCCTACTGAATTGAGGGTCGACAAATGACCGTCAGAAAACTCGCTTTCCAATGGAAAACAAGAGAAAGAATCGCGGCCACACAACGACAAAAAAGAGGACTTTGGGATGCTTGAGAAAAAGAAGCAAGCAGTCGCCGGGCCACATAGCCAGAAAGGGCATCGCGAGGGCGCGCTTTCATGATGTGGACAAGAACGCAGCCCGTGCGGTTTGGCGAAACTACGCCTTTGGGCCTTTGCGGCAGGCGATCTTGCCCCGATCGGTTGGTGGCTCGGAACGAGTCCTTTGTCACGAGGTTGGGCTGCCTTGTGGCGGCTGTCGACCGCGGCGCTATCGCCGACTGTTTCTGGTCGACAGCGCGTCCCTACACAGCGCACCAAGGACGATGGCCTGCGGGCGCAACATGGCGATACAAGGAACCGCGCACCGCCGGGGGCGTCGTTGCGCCTTGTGGCACGCAGCCCATGGTCAGCCTCTCTTATCTGACGAGTGGCCGTATCACGCTGGCCGATGCCTGGCGCGCTGCGGTTCATTGTCCGAGTGACGGTACTACGACCGCATCCTGGCGCACCGACATTGCCGCGCTCTTTGACTGGATCGACAACGACCCGCGCGGTATGCCCGTGTTGCTGGCCAATGCAAGCGGCCTCGTGTTGCTCGATGGCCCGACGACAGTCGTCGCCGAGATCGTGTGGTCGCATGGCCGGTTGCGTCGCGACGCACTTTTCTACGTGGACCTCGTTGACCTCTGCCGCGCGCTCGAATATAGCCCAAGAGAAAGAGCCCCCTACGAGAAAAGCGTCGCAGGTCTCGTCTCATGTGCCCGCCTGCAATCGCTGCTATCGATATTCTTGTTCTTTTCAATGGTGTGCGCTGCCGCGGTCATGTCTTGCGCATCCGCACGGGGCTTGTCATAAACACGCGTACCCGTTGTTGTTTCTTCTTTTGTAATCTCTTTTGTAAAGATTTCAGAATACATTTCTTTTTTTTTGCGTCCAGTACCGCCCACGCCGAACCAGAAAGGATGCGCGGCACTGTTGGCAAATGGCCATTTGCCAAGAGAAAAAAAAAGACAAAAGAGATGTGCGAAAAAGAAGCGCAGTACGACATGTGCGCTGGATGAAAAAAAAATTCTCGCCGGCAGCGTGCGAGCGCACGCGGACCACTCAAGTTGAGAGGCCTTTTTTTGCGCCGCTGTGGTAGGATAAAAAAGGGAGCGCTGTGGCATACGCTCTCGCTCCTTTGTCTTTTTCTTCTCTTGACCCCGGCGGTGGAGCCTTTTTTTTGGTCGCGCAAACAAGCGATGAGATTCAAAAAATGCAGGAGGACAGTTTTTCCATTGTTCTTTTTTTGCGGCATTGGCACGCGGCCCCGAGGCGCGCCTATTTTTGACCTTGGCGGGCATGTCTTTTTTTTTCCTCTATTTGCACGCCTCGCCGCACGCAGCAGGAAACAACCCACAGGCGACCGGGACGAGAAAAGAAAAACAAGGAGAAACAAAAGCCAACGTGCGCGCTCGACACAAAGACCTGTCTCTTTCCTGCCTTTGCCCTATGGTCACGCGCGCGCGAGTGCAGACAAGACGACACGGCGGGAAACGACCCACGCTGTGCCGACCACGCAACGGCAAGATAGAGGTGCCGGTCTCTGAAAAGGAAACACACTTTTGCAATAAAGACCGAGCGCGCCTACACACTGGTTCGCTTGCTGTTCGAGTCTCATGAGCGAGGGCGACGCTGCATGGTCAGGGTGGGGCGCCCCGCCGCCACGTCCACACGCCGACGTGACGTCGTCCGATGCCGACGTGGGTGGCAAAGACCGCCAGCACGTCCAGCCGCCGACGACCACCATGTCCAAGAATAGGATGCGCCGCCAGCGTCGCGGGCTCATCGGCAATGACCCGAGCGACCACGTGGCCTGTCGGACGACGTTGCGTGCGCCATCGGCAGTCTATGGCGACGGCAACCTTTATCACGACCAACACCTCGACCATGGTCATTGCGACGCAGAGGTCAGAGACAATCACCGCACCGACGGGCACGTACATCGCAAAGAGGACGGTGATACATTGTACTCGTCGGCGTCGTCACCCTGTGATCAAACGACCAGCATCGTCGGGGAGGCCATGCAATCGCCCATGGATGCGGACGATGACCTGCACGAGGACGATCCCCCGAGCGCCAACTACAATCAAAAAAGCGACGAACTCGACTCCAGACGCCATCTCAAAGAGGCCTTTGAACAACGGCGTCGGGTTATGGTCACTCATGGGGCGTCCATCAAACATCAGCATGACTCTGGGGATAGCGCGCAGAGCGACAACCGAGACGACGCTGGCGACACAACAACAACGACTGCAAGCGACGCCGACAATGATAGTGGCTCCGACGGCGCCTCAGAGGAGGAACCCATCGAACCCGACAAGCGTCGAGCGCACATCAGAGAGGTATCGGCGCAGTATCACAATGATGTCGCCAGCGCGGGACGCGTGCGCGCCACGGCGGACCAGGCTGTGGCAATCGCGCATGTGCCGCGCAAGACCCGGCACCGTTCTGAGGCCTCGGAAGGCGCGCTCACGCGCATTTTGGTCAAGGAGCGCCCTGGTGAGTGCTCGTCGTCGGCGGCGGCGATCATCGTCGAGGGAGACGTGCTCTCGTGTAGGACGTGTGGCGTGTCGTCAACGGCGATGCGCTCATCGCGCATGGGCGTCTATGTGGGCGACGGGCGAGTGGTCCATGCGATCCAGCGCCGCCAACGCGGTGCGTCCCTGCATGACGATCCCTACTACGAGGTCGTACAACAGACGCTGCAGGATTTTGCGCGTGGGAGGACCATTTCGGCCGACGAGTGGTTTCGCACGCGGTCCGAGTTCCCGGCAGCGGTGCGCGTGAGGCGCGCCCTGGAGCGCGTGGGCACCGAGTGGGAGGTGTCCGAGGGGCTCGACAATGCGCGCGCCAGCGAAGACTTTGCCCTGTGGACCGCCACGGGCCAATCGGCTCTCACGCATGCCGACTATCGCGATGATCGCGATGATTGCGGCTCCTCAACTGCCACGGCGCCTTTGGCATACCGCGCCTCATCTGCGTCGCGCAAAAAGCGCAACCGGCGCAACAGTGATGACCGGGGCATTGTCGCCCGCGCCGTGCGGGTCGGCTCCGATTCGCCGCCGCCCGTCCTGGCACGCGTTCATCAACCGGCGACGGCATCTTCCCTATCCGCGGGCTCTCACGCGGCACCTGTGCCCGCAAGGCCGGCACCGATCACGAGCGACTACCGGCACGCTGTCGCCGGCGGAATCGTGGGGCTCTACTTGGGCGGGCCTCTGGGAGGCGCCGTCGGAGGCGCAGCCGGCCTCTTGCTGGACTCGATGGCGTCGCTCGGGCGCGGCTGGAGGTTGTGATCGCTCCCCGTTTCTCCTCTCTCTCTCCCTCCGCAGACGCCCCCGCGGTGCGCGCGTATCCAGCCCTCGACAGAGAACGAGAGACAGAGAAAACGATATAAAGAGATTGCGTCTTTTGTTTGGGTTGTTGTATTTTTTGTCTATTGGGGCGTCACCACGGAGAGGCGGGCGAGAGGCACCAGACGACGGCAGGGGCACGAGAGCCGACGGGTCTCCCCTATCTTTTCGGTTGTACAGCGGTCCACAAAAAAGAGAGTCACTAGTGCGCAGTGGCATTTTTGGCACAACCCAAGTCCACGCCGAGCGCAGCCAGGTCGTGCCGCCTGCTCGTGTTGTCACGCTTTTTGCAACCGCCAAACCCCCAAAACGGCCAAAGTCGTCGACGAGTCGGTGTGGCACCGTAAAAAATAGAGAGGGCACACACAGGCTCCCGTTTCCGCATGCATAAAATTGCACGCCCACCAAAGGGCCGGGCGGCTGTCTTGTGCTGGCGCCTTTGTTGCGCTTTCTCATCCAATCTCACGCCCGAACGAGACCGCGCCAAGAGCAAAAGGCGGCGCGATCCAACCGGCTAGAGAAAAAAAACGAATGATGAAAGAGGGACCTGAAATAGAGCGCGGCGCTGCCCCGCTCCCCCTGTCGTTTGTGCGTGCCCAAGGATAGTGCGTGCGCGTTTTTTATGCGCTGCCTCTTGTTCCTTTTGTTCACCCTCCTTTTGCATTGCCTTTGCATTGCTGTCACGATTTTCCTTTGGCAGGAATTGAGGCACGACACGTGGACCGACGAACCGGACCGACGAAAGAACCGGCGCGCCCGCGCCATGACGACTCTGCTAGACTTGCCCCCAGAGGCCCTCTGTTTGGTCTTGGCGCAACTGGATCGCCATGCGGACGTGGCAGCCGCCGGCGCTACGTGCTCTTTCATGCACGCCATTTACGGCGCGGCGAAAAGGGAGCGCATGCACGCCGACCAGATGGCGGCGCGCGCGTCGATGGACGGCTTTGTTGACGCATGGGAGGCCATTTCCTTTGGCTGGGGCGACTCGGCGGTCGAATGGCGTCTGAAACAGGCCGACGCACGCGTGCGCGCCAGGGCGACTACAGATGGCAACGCAACAGACGGGCGCACTCACACAGACGCACGGTGCTGTTATAGGAGCCGTCCAACATCCGGGGCGGACGCGCAGCTATATGGGGCATGTACGCTCCGGCCCGATTGGTCACTGCACGGCGCGCTGCCCGATGGAACCCACGACTTTGTCTGCGACGGTTGCGCCCGTGTGGTGGGTGCGCACCTTGACGATTCGCACCACGCAAAGTGGCCCATGGTGCGCGTACACCTGGACGACCCCCATGTGTGGACCTCCCAGGGCCTTGGCGTCCCAGCGGCGTACGTGGCAACGCCGCGCGTCAACTCCATACGCATACCGGACGACATGGAGGCGTGGATCGATCCCGTCGCTGCAAAGCGCCTTGACGATGATATGGATCGGGCGATGCAGCTGCTGGACATCGAGTATGGAGGCGCGGGCGGGGCTTGCTATGACGACTACGAATCCTACGACGACAAGGACGCCTGTGACGCGCGTGCTGTGGCCAGTCTCGGCGTGATGCCGCGCACCATCGTCCAGGAGGATACGGGCTATGACGACAGCGACGACGGCGAATCACTGGGCAGCGACGACGATGCCGATTACAGGGTCGACGTGGGAGGTACAACAGAGGGGCCGTTGCTCGATGCGCACGCGTTGATGTCTCTTGTCGACTCGTTTGAGAAACGCACGGCAGCCGCGCGCTGCCACGCTCCGTTGCCTCCTCCTTTGCCTCATGTTCCCCTCAAGACACCAGGCGACAATAGCGGGGACGATGAGACGGTCCGAGACATCGTCAACATTTGCGATGGCCGTGGCGGTTGCGATGGTGGCGCAGACACTACCGACGGCGACCACGACGACGACGGCTTTACATCTACCCAGACCGATGTCAACGGCGCTGCCGACGATACCTACGGCGGCGATGCCAATGGTGATGACACCATAAGTGGCACCTACTACGACGGCCACGAGGAATATGACGACGACGAGGAAGATGGCGTTGGTGAAAACTGCGCTGTCGGAGAGATTACGCTCGACACCAAACGCAGCGCACGCCGCCACGACCCGTTTCGCCATCTGCCGCATTGCGGACGCTATGGGTGGTGCGTTGGTGACTTGCACGCGCCCCTTGTGCGCATCTACAACGCGGCGACGCCGATGATGGGCAACTTGCGCGCGTGGTTGCCCATCGGCATGACGCAGGGGAGGTACCGCCAGGCTCATCGGGGCGCGATCACACGTTTTGCGCTCGTCTGTTGTGATCCGGCCAGTCCGCTCTGGGGCGCGGCCATGGCGGTGAAATCGGTCACGGACCGTTGGCCGTGCATCTCATGGATTCCGGCGGCCGACAATGTCGCGGCCGCCCTGGCGGTCTACCGCCGCGCCGTGCACGACCCCCATGGCCCGATGACTCTGCGCGAGGGCTTTGTGCACTGGCTGTGCACGGCGCGCCGCATGCCCGACCCCGTAAAGTGGAGCGCGCGCCGCTCGAACGCTATCTCTCGCGGCGAGCCCACGCTGCCAGGGTGGACCGGGTTTCCGCGTTTTTAACCGCGCGAGCGCCCTTCTCTTCCTCCCGCGGGGGCTTTGGTTTGTTTTGTTTTTTTTTTCTTGGGAAGGGGATGCTTTGGACTGGCCTCTTTTGCGCGTGAGCAGAGCGAATAAACGCACACCCGACACGCCATCCTACTTGGCAAAATTGCCGTTTTCCTACTTTTTTCCTCTCTATATTCCAGGTGGGTCTTTTGCGTCATAAGCCGCGGCCCAAAGTTTTCGGGTCCCCTTTTGTCGTGCCCCGGGTGCCGGTGCGGTTCCGTGCCATCGCCAGGCATGGGCTTTTTTTCTTTTTTTTTTCTTGCTAAACCGCGGCGCGCGAGGTTCGGGCCGTCTTTTTCGCGAGGCCCCACACAAGACCTGCCAACAGAAAAAAGAGGCCGTATGCTCCCGGTGGCGGTGCCCGTCCTCTTTGCAAGCGAAAAAAAACGATCGACGATACCATCACGGTAAAAAGGCGCAGGCAGCCCTCTGCATGCGCAAACAATCATTGGTTTGTTTTTTAGCAACAACCACGACCGACAAACACAAAGCGCGCAAAAAAGTCACGTCGCCCCGTGCTCTTTTTTTTCATTGGGCGATATCCCACCGACGACGATATCAGCGACGAGACTGCCGACACGGGCGCCAACCGAGGGACGGCGCTGTAGTAGCAGAGGAAAAAAAAGAGGGGCGAGGACGTAAAAAACACAATGGACGCAACCAGTGACTCTTTGGTTCTAGAGGCATCGCCCCCCCAATGCTGCGCGATCCACGATGACATCCATGGACGCGACTCTGCGGGAATGGTGTCTGAGAAAGATGAGATTGATGGTCGCAAGCGCATCAGCGATAACGTCATTGACGGCGACCAAGAGGACGACGAGGACTGTTTGCTCTTTTATGACGATGATGATTATGATGGTGATGCGCAAGATGGCGCGACGGGCGAGGTGCACGAGGCCTCGTGCAGGCGCGCTTATGTGGCCGTCCACGGCCCCGGTGTGCCCGTGTTTTTGATGGGAGCGTGGAGCCGCGCCGGAAAAGGCTGGGCGTGGCTTTTGGCCGCGTCGTCTGATCGACCCGCGCGCGGCCGACCCGCTGTGGGGCGTGTCGATTATGGACCGTATCGGTTTTACGTGGGCGATGTGGACGCACGCGGCCTGCCCGATGGCTATGGCGCCATGGTCCACACGCGCACCGGTGAGACCGCGTCTGCCGTTGGCGCGCGGTGCGAAAAGGCCGCCGAGACGACGAGAGAGTCGACTCGCTCGTGGCCCGCGCCGTCGGCCCTGCTCAAATGGCACGAGGGGTTTTGGCGCGCCGGCCAGCGCCAAGGCCAAGGCGTCAATGTGTGCCTCGAATACACGGTGGCCATGGAGGGCTGTTGGAGGGATGACCTCTTTGATGGATACGGAACGCGCGTTTATGGCCGTGGCCGGTGGGTCCTGCTGCCGGACGGCTCGGGCAACGGCCGGTGGTCTGGCGGCGACGTCTGGCGCCACTGCGGTCACTGGAGAGGCGGGGAGCGCCATGGAACGGGCGTCCTCACGGTCGCCGGGAAAGGCCGGCCCTTTGCGGGCATCTGGCTGAACGGCTCCGTGACTCGTGATACGCGCACATCGATCCATTCGCCAGCCTCACCGCGCCCCTAGATGGGCACCGGCAGACACCACCAAAAGAGAGAGAGAGAGAGGGAAAAAAGAAAAGAAACACAAAAGACCCAAAGAGACAACTGAGAGTTTGACAAAGCATATGTCTGTCCTCTTCTTGGCCACGAAGCCGTCGTCTTGATCGCGAGGCATCAATAACATTTTCTCGCGCAGCCTCGCGCCTCTCATGACTTTTTGTCTGCTATTGCGGGATTCGTCTATTTGTCTTTTGTCAAAAAAGACAACAAGCGCGATATATTGTCGCGGCGACCGACAGAGTCCCACAGCCAGCGCACAAGGAAAAACAAGGCGGCGCCTTGCCGTTTACGCGCAAATGACCGCGGTGGCTGCGGAAAAAGGCCACACACATGTCCCGCTGGCGCGGCCTTTTCCCTATGGGGGAAAAAAGAGGGCATCCGAAAACGCCATAACCCGTCTTTCTTTATCAATTTTTCGTCTTTTATGCACGATATACGGAACGGAGGAGGACAGGACGACCAGCAAAGGTCAGAACCGGGAGGGACTGCAAGCGATGTTGTCCCGACAATATGACAGTGACGTGTTGACTCCCATCCTCTCTTTGTGGTAGTGGTGCGTTGTTGCGCGCTGTCCAAGGGCGGGCGACGGCATTCCCAGGGAGACAAAAACAATCGGCCATGACGGTAAGCAGACCGACGACAATAGAGAGACGGGCGAGATCGCGAGCGCGCGCACAACACAATGGGGCAAGAGGATCAGACACGCGCGACGCTGCGATAGAGCCATGCGACGAGGCCCATGAGGGCCTCGGGCGCCGGACGATCGCGGTAGCGCCGCAAGAGATCGCCGAGAGACTCGATGGCGAGCGCCCACACCGCCGTACGCTCCGACATGGTATGGTCGACGAGGAGGACGGCGCCCCACATGGCGCTGGCGACGTCGCAGCATACGAGCGCCAGCCTCATGACGTCGTGGCGTACCGTCGCTTCGTCGTAGAGCACCACGTGCTGAGCGCCGGCCAGCGGCAGCCAGGCGCGCACACTCGGCAGCGACGCGGGCGCGAGACCGCCACGAAAGAGCACCTCGACGTGGTCCTGGCGCGCCCACCTCTTGATGGTCGACGGTGCCAGCGGATCGATGAGATGGGTCGCGGACGGCGGCACGACAAAGCGCTCGGCGGGTATCGTCTCGGAAGAGAGCACGTCAAAGACTTGGCCGTGACGGTCGGCCGACCATACGTGCGGTCGACCGAGTTCGACGCGGCGCATGGGCCACGCCGTGCGTTCGGCCCCGGGCACCGTGGCCATCCTGCGCATCACACACGCATCACACACGTTGCGTGCGCATGCGTCACCCGGCACGCCGTCGTCGCAAATCCACTGACGGAGGTTTAGCGTGTAGGGCGCGCCCGTGTAGCGTTCGGGATCGCTGCACACGTCGCACCATGCCGCCGGCGGTTCGGTCCAGGCCACGTCCCACGGCGGTGCCTTGTGTTCCCAACAGTCGACGGCGCCGTCCATGGCTGTGCGCGCCGCGTCCCACGTGAGGACGACACGGCGCATGACGATCGCGCGCAGCGCGCTGCAGGTGGCCGCGAGAATGGCCGCAGACGCGCGGTCGCAATGGGCCGCGATGTGATCCCAGATTTCAGGCGGCAGATCCGAACCCATGGCCATGGCCGAGGCGCGCGCGTGCGGACCCACGGCGCCCGAGGGAAATAGAGAGAGAGAGAACAAAAAAAAAGAAAAAGATACTAAAAGACACAAAAAACGATATTAAAAAAAAGGAGAAGCAGACAAAAGGGACGACCGGTTGCGCCGCGAAAGAGAACGGACCGAGCAAAGGGCCGGGGGCGGAAAAAGAGCAGCGGGGAGCGAGAAACCCCCAAAGGACGGCCCCGGTGTGCGCGGCCCAAAAGTAAACAGGGAAAAATCACGCGACCAACCGCCTTTTTTTCTGCGTGTGACCGCAAGTCGGCACCGGCTCCCTGGCGTCGTCTCCCTCGTCTTTTTTCCCCATCACGCAACCGCCTTTTTTCCACCCCAAACAAGGGACGCGATTGTGCGCTTTTTGCCGCTCTTTACACCTGGTCTTTGGCCCCTTTTTTCGCCCGCGCTTTTGAATTTCTTGCTCCATGTTTTCCGGTCCGCCGACGCGACCTCTTTTTCCTATCTGTATTTCTTTTACTGTTCCTTGTTCACCACAGAAAAAAAAAAGAAAGAGCGCGAAAAACCATGTGTGCCGTGGCGATAACGTGGCGGTGGGCACCGCGCGCGCACAGCGCCGCGTGTTGTGTCCGTGTTTTTCTCTTGGCCTCGGTGTGGCGTACACGCCGCCTTTTCCCTCCTTTTCTTGGGCCGAGGGGGGAGGGGCTCAATACGATCCCTTTCTTTTTTTATGGCAGTCTGCATTCTCTTGTGCAAGAAGAAAATCTTTTCCTCTTTTCCGCATCGAGACGACAGACAGACAATAGAAACAACACAGAGCGGGGAAAGAGGCGGTGCGAATCAATCCGTTCACACACGCCATCCAAAGGGCGCAAAGGAGAGAGTGCCATTGTTGCTGGCAGCGGCGGCAGCGTTGTTGTTGTTGTAGGTGCCGTTGTTGCGCGGCGCGCCAAAGATGGCACCCAGTCCACGTCGTTCGGAATCGTAGCCGTTGCCGTCGTTCCCAGCGCCAAAGAGGGCCGCCAGGCCGCGACGCTCGGGCGCATAACCCGCGTTGCCGTTGTCCGGACCTGGCGTGGCGCTGGCGGCGCCGCTGTACGTGCCAAATATGGCGCCCAACCCTTGTCGCGCGGGGTTGTATCCTCCACCGTCGCCGCCGGTTGTGCCTCCACTATCGCCACTGCCACTGGTGCCGCCATTGCCGCCGCCATTGGTGCCGTCGATTGAACTCAATGGGCTGTAGCCGCCGTCCTTGTTGAGCACGATGGCGATCGTCGCGCCCGGCATGACCGACGCGTTCGAGTAGGCAGGCTGGGTGCCACCCGTCGAGATGGTGATGGCGCGAATGGGTGGCACGCCCTCGCGACGCACGTTAAAGATGTGGCCGTCCTCGATGGTGAAATGCGAGGTCTCTTGCTGGGTGGTCCACGAGCCCGTGGCGCGCTTGCCCGACATGTTAAGCACCGTGATATGCTGATAGACGCCCGGCGGCGCCGGTTGCGGGCGGGTCGTCGTTGACGCGACGGCGCCATAGCCCGGCACGACGACGCCCGTCGGCGGAAAGGCCGCCTCGAACGCTCCGAGATCAAAAGAGGTCATGGTCGCCAGGAGGGTGCGAGAGAGAGAGACAGACACGCACGGGAAGAAAACGCAGACAGGTGTGGGTCGGTGTCCTCTCGCAGTGGACGAGATCAGCAGGAGGAAGAGGCGAAAAAAGACGCAAAAGAGTCTTGCGTGTACGCGTTGGTTGTCCCTGGAGGGCGACGCTTTGTCGTCACAGAGGGGCCAAACTCGATGGCGCACGCTTCCTCTCTCTCCTGCCTTTTTGCGCCCATGTGGCACAAGTGTACTCTGAGGGCGTGTCTGGTCGTACAGCCCTTGGCCACACAGCGCACCGCGGTACCCCGCCCGCTACGAGGGGGCGAGAGCGCGGTCATGCGCCATGGGGTGGACGCACGCTGCGCGTCGAATCGGCCAAGACGCGCTCTACGATTCCGACTGCAGCCGGTCGCGTGTGTCTCCTGCCAGAGCGCACATTGGAAAGAGAGCGTCGTCGTCGTCGCATGACCATGTCTCTGACTGAATCGCCCGCACACGTCCACCCAACAAATGAGGCACGCGGCCACCAGTCGACAATGGCGACGGTGCCCCATAGGATGCTGTCGGCGTCGCAACACACGCACACGGCAGACTCGTGCGCGTCGGTTCGTACGAGTGTCAGTGGCAGCCAGGCCCGTACGCTGGGCATGCGCGACGGGCGAAGGCCGGCGAATCCCACCTCGGCCTCGCCGGGCGTCCAGGCGCCAATGGCAACGGCATTGTGCGCGTCGATCAGATGCGTGGCGGCAACGGGCACGACGAAACGACCGTCGGCAATCGGACCCGTGGGCAACACATCGAGTACGTCGCATATGGCGCGGCCTATGGACCAGACGTGCGGCGCATCGAGGTCGACACGACGCATGGGCCACCCTTTGAGGTCGCGCGCAATCACCGACGCGCACGCGTCGCACAGATCCGTCGCCGTCGGGTCGGACGGCGTGCCGCAGTCGCTGATCCAGCGGCGCCGGGCCGCGCTCCGTGCGCCGCCCATCGATGCACACGCGTAGCAGCGACCCCTTGCGTCGCGTTGGCACCACACACTGTCCCAATGGGCGGTATGCCGTTCCCAACCGTCGACCATAATGTCCATTGCCGCACGCGCCCGCTCGACCACCATGCGCGCGTGGTCGAGGGCGAGATCGCGGAGCGCGACGCAGGTCGCCGCCAGCGCCGCCCTGCCCTGGCGGTCGCTGGCCTCTGCCACCATGGCCCAGATCTCTATGGGAAGCCAGTCTGTGGCCGACCGATCCGCTCGCGCGCGTTCGACGTCGTCAGAGTTTGCCCCTGTCGCCGGCTGCACGCCTTTGGCAGCCATCTCCTGGCTGGTCTTGTTTCTTTTCTCTTTTGTTTCTCGGTTTCACAAAGGGAAGAAAGCCTAAAATCGCACCAACGATGACTGAATGAGAAATCGCACGGCACACACAAGTGCGGGCGCGTGTTGGTTTTGGCGGGCTGCCTTTGCTCGGGCTTTTCCTCCTTTGGCGCGCCTGGTGACGGGGCCTCGACGACCGACGAGCAGGGAGCGCTCGCTCGTAGGTCGGTCCCCTCTTTTTTTCTTGTCCGCCTCCTCCCCTCATCCACCTGGGGGAGAATGTTTTCGCCAAAAGGGGAGCGCGTCTTTGTGCGGCCCCTGAACTGTTGGATGCGATTGAGAAACAAAAAACCACAAAACACCAAGGCCAAAGGATGTCCTAAAAGCGCCCGCGACTATTGTCTGCGCCGTAAGAAAAATAAGACTTTAGGCATACGAGGCATGTCCCGCGCCCCGTGTGCCTGCCGATCCCAAGCAGCAGAAAAAAAAAGCAGAACAACAGACACTTTTGGGAAGCCATGTTTGCTCTTTGTGATTTTTTGGCCCTCCTTTTGGTGGCCTATCGACCGCAGCCCAAGTTGGTCGCGGGGCCACCACCGCCGTGCCAAACAAAATCGATACACGCAACCGGTTGGTCCCGCGCGGCAACTGGCGGTTCGGCCGTTGCTCGATCGTCCGGGCATCCATCACACGTGTCCCCTCAGATGGGGCGTGCATTCTCAAACAAGAACCCCCAAAGACAAAAAAAGGGGATACAAAAGCGCGCCAGTAAAGAAGCGACGGAAAAGGGCGCGACGAGCGATGTGCGAAAAAGCGCCTCGGCCTCTTTTTGTTTTGGTCCTTTTTTGCAACAATGGTGGCCTTTCTTTTTTTCTTCTTCTTTCCATCGGTCTCTTTTCATTGTCAGAGGCCTCATATATGAAAAAGAGGCATTCCTTTTCATTCTTTCGACGCCGCTAGTAGCACAAGTGAGGGCCGGCGACAATGACCGTGACAAAGAGCGTCACGACATAGACGGATATCGTGGCACCCACGCAGTAGCCCACGCGTCGGTCCAGGCCGTCGATTCCGTTGCGCATGACGACGTGGCCCGCGGGATCTTGCGGGTCGTAGTAGCACGTGGTCGTGCTGTTGACGGCATAGTGCGCAAAGTAGGCATCGGCGACGTCCCTGGCCATCCACGACTGGGCGCGCTCCAATCGCGGCAGGGCCACCGCGCGCACTGTATGATAAGTGGCGTCGCGCTGGTGCGTTGCTCCGTCATCGGTCATGGGGACGACGAAATAGACCTCGACGGCTGGCAAGTAGACGAGCATCATGTCCGACGCCACCGTCTTGATGTCGAGCACAAACACCGAGGCAACGACGCACGCTGTCGATGACATGCGCTCCACGAGCGCCTCATCAGGTCGGATATCGGCCAGATGCCATGGCAGGAAGACGGCCAGCGCGGCCAGGAGGGGCAATACAATGACCACCGCGAGTCCGACGACCCACGGAGGTATCCACGAACGGCGGCGCGGGATGCTACGCGCCAGGCGCGAGCCGACCACGTGATCTTCGACTAGAGGCAAAGGCGGTGCGCCGCCATGTTCCATGGTGACGCCATTGTCATCATCATCATCGCCGTTGCAAAGCCGTCGCGCGACATCGGCGCTGGGATATGGATGCCTTTTGCCGCTGTCGCGCGATGCATCGTCATCATCGTACACTAGCCTCCTCCCCAACGGCGCTGCTGACGCTGTCGCCGTCGCCATGGTCGGGTCGAGCCCCGCGTCGCGTGGATGTAATCTATTTGTGGACGTGTTCTTTTTTTGCCTCGTCGATCATTCCTTGTTTGTTTGCGTTCTCGCCGTGGCAACACGCGCGGCAACAAGCGCAGGGCGCGGCGCATAAAAAAGCCCGACAACCGTTGGTGCGGACATGCCGCGGGGCAAGACCAAAAAATAGTGGCGAGGGCAAAAAGGGATGGTTGCCCTTGGCCCCAGTGCTCGCGTTCACGCGAATGGTCACCAAGAGGCAACGCCCTCTTCTCTCAGCGGACCCTGTCTGTATTTGGTCCTTTTTTCTTTCTTTTTCCCCTTGTTTCAGGAAGAAGAGGAGGACGGCCCATTGGACCCAATACGCTGCCTTTTTTTCATATAGCACACGGATGTTGGGGCCAGGCGCGCGTTGTGAACAAAGGCACCAGACGCAATGGTCCTATAGCGCACCGCCATCGCTTTGTTTGCGGATTCGTGGACGAGTGGAAAAAAAAGACACAGGCACAAAAGAAAGGAGAAAAGACGGAGGAGGGCAAAACATTATAACGCGCCTACAAAAAAAACGACTTGACCTCTTCTGCTTTTCTGTGCGCTTATCGGCCGCAGGCATTGCACCCGCAACAAGGAAACAGAAAGAGCCCAACCGCGCACGCCTTTTCAAAACCCCTGCTGCCACCTGCGCGCCTCTTGATACCAACCCAATGGGCCAATCGACAAGCACACCCCTCCAAGAGACCGACGCGACCCATGGCATCACCGTCACAACCGCCGTCGCCGCCTCTACGAACCCGCAGCCCATGGATGACGCCGACACCAAGGATATTGTCATGATTGAGAAACCGGCCGCTCGTGACTCGTCCTTGGAAGCCGACAACATTGGTGTCAGTACACCGCCGACCGGCGTCCGATCGGCCAGGAGCGAGTCGGTGCCTGCTGGTGACGCGCCCATCACCACGCAAAGTGAACTGGATGCGGCGCTGGCCTCCATCGGCGATCCCGCCAGTGTCACCAACCTGACGCTGGTCTTTTCGCACAAGAGGCCCATCGCCGACGTGACGCTCTTGAATGAGTACGGACTCATTTCCGACGATGTGTCCGACCCGTATGACGACCATGCCAAGAACGCGTTCAGCCTCAACGCGCTCTCGGCGTTTACGTCCCTCACCGTTTTGTCTGTCACCACGGACGACGGGTGTTGCCATCCGCTCTTTTTGGCCGTACCGCGCTCGGCATGGGCGCGTCTATCCTCTCTGGAGGGAAACTGGGCCACCTTTCGCATCGTCGACTAGGCTCTGCGCACTATCTCTCCCTCCTCTTGTTTCTCCGTTTCCTACTTGGCCCGCCTCTCTCTCTCTATGGGGAGCCACGGCAAAAAGGACAGAAAATAATAAAAAAGGCAACTCGACCTTGTTTGGCGCGTCTCCATACCTGGCAAAGGAACAAGGCGCATAAACAATAGGCAGATAGATTGTTTTATGTCTTGGTCCCCTTTCTCCATTTGCCTCTGGGGCCTCACGTGGATTTGGCCGACAAGAGGCCGGCTTGGTTTTTCTTTCTCCCGACTTTATTGGCGTGGCGTTGGGACGTGCCAATCAATCGGCGTCGGCGGCGGCGCGCAAGCGCACCAACGACCCCGAGGCTTGCGCCCTTTGGTGTGGGTTGGTAGGTAGGTGTGCGCTGTCGTCCCCAGCGGCGCCGCGTAGCTGGTTTAGAGGTGCATATTTGTAGCCCAGGATATCGCCGCCATCATCAGCAAGATCAATATCATCGAATCTGTCGAGCATGCCATCTTGATCGCTGTCGTCTGACGCGCTCTGCCACGAGGCCTCGTCGCCGACCATCACCCACGAGTCGGCTGCGAGCCCCGCGGTTCCTCGACGACCCGCGCGGCGGTCGACCGTCGCCGGCCGCTCTCGGTCGTCGATCCAGGCCTGGCGTGCGGCATAGAGGCCGACGGCGGCGGTAGCCAAGGCGTGAGCCAGCGTGCCCTCCCGTGTGTGCGCGGCGGTCCACACTGCGGCATCCAGTTCGGTGGGTGCGACCGCGCGCGACGGACTGTAGGGCGCACGCACCATGGGACCCGCCGTCGGGTCGTGCGGGCTGTAGCCGGCGTCGAGCAGCGCCGAGAGGATCTGCAAAAGACGGGCCACCGCGCGCGCGCGGGCGCTGCGGTCCCTCGAACGGCGCGAAGCCGATGCCGCAGCGTGAATTGCGTGCGCCCTCGCCGTCGTGAGCGGGTTGACGTCCCACGGACCGAGCACGTCCTCACGCGGAAAGGCGCGGGTCAGCAGCCGGACGACGGCGCTCGGGTCGTAGGGTCTCTCTATGACGTGGTCTGCTCCTCTGTCGTCAAAGAGGGTGCGCACGGGCGCCAAAGAGGTGCCACCTTCGACCGATGCGACGTCGATGGTCAAAGCCAGTGGATGCGCCAGGGCCGGTGCCAAAACGGTCTCCAAGGTGGGCCACGGGCGCACGCCGGCACCGATCAGTGTCGTGATAACGTCCGTGGCGCCTGTTGCCGCCGCCACCGCCAGTGGGGTCGTAAACATGTCGCCGGCGAGGCCCGCACCGGCGTCGGCCACGGGGCTGACGTCCGACGGAAGGAGGCCTGCGTCGCCCTGCCACCGCGCCAGCACGATCGGGTTGCCGGCGGTGCGCAAGCGATGCCCGTCAAACACCGAGTCGGGTCCGAGACCGCGCGCCATGGCCATCAGGCGCCGCACCTCTTGGGCATTGTCGTGTGCGATGGCCTCGATCAGAAGCGACGCGCAACCGACATAGTCGGCGCATCCGTTGGCCGCGTACAAGAGCCGGAGACGGGCCGCAGTTTGGCGTGCCGTGTCGACGCCCACGGGGCGACCGGCGTGGCGGCTCGTGACCAGCGCGGCAATCTGCGCCGGAGCCATGCTCGTCACCGAGACCCAAGGCAGCGTACGCTTCTTCTTTTGGTGCGCGTCATTGGCGTCCACATCATCGTCCCGTTGATGGCGCCCGTATGTGCCGGCGCCATCGTCATAGTAGGCCCCATGTGATTCATAGGCGCGTGCAAACATCCCTAATAGGTCACTCAGATTGCGCGACGCCGCCGGCACTGTAAAGCCACGGTTCTCACTGCTCGCGCGATCGAGGTCGGTCGCGAGAGCGTCGGCCTCGCTCATTGAGGCGCGCTCCAGACGCCACGAATCATAGGCGTCGGGTGCGCGCGGGACGCCCTCCAACGCGTCTCTATGTGTGACTCTCGCGCCCGGCACCTGTACTGCGGCAGCGGGGGCATCGGGGCGGTAGCGCGCCAACAGGGGACCCAGCAATTGTGCGACCTGCTGGCGCGCGCGACGCGCGTCACTATCCGACTGCGCGGTCGCGGCGAGGCGCAGCACCGTCAACGGGTTGGGGTCCCACGGATCGGCGGGCGTGCTCGGAGCCGATGCATCGAGCAAAAGAAGCGCCATATCGACCCCGTCAAGGGAGCGCGTGGGACGATTTACGGCGACGGCGGGTGCCACCGCAACGGCGGGCAGCGTGGCGAGCGCCGTGTTGAGCAGGGCCTCGGACGAAGGCCACGGACGAGCGCCCATTTGGAGAAGCGCGTCGGCGACATGGACCGCGCCCATGGCCACCGCCTGCCCGAGCGGGGTGGGCGGTGGCGGTCGCGGCAAGTCGACGGGCAGCCTTCCGCCGCCCGCCAGCCTCTGGCCTTCCGGACCCACATAGACGGTGCCGGGCACGACCATTTGGTAGGGCACCGCTGGCCCATAGGCAAAGACGTCGTTTGCGCCGAGCACCCCGTCGGATACGAGGGCCGCGGCGGCATCGCCGTCGTCGGCCCACAGTGCGTCGAGAAAGGCGTCATAGGCTGCCGGATAGGCCGCTCGCGCCCCGTCCCCGTCTGCGTCAACCACACGGGTCAAAAGCCGCGACGGCGGCGCCGGTCCTGCGGACGATGCTGTTCGTCCGAGCGATGGTATCATCATACTCGGCGACCGCCCGTTGCGGTGTAAGCAGCGCCGAGCCGGGTGCCCCTTTTTGGAGAATGAAAAAAAAGGACAGAGCAGTCTCGTTGTTTTTTTCCTCCTTGCCCTTTTTCTTTTTTCCTTTTTCGGACTATGCGGGTGTGTGGAGAGGAGCCGCCCCAACTTTTCAATTACTAGATGCGGTGCACAACGAGGGTCGTGCCGCGACGACACGCACCCGCCAACTCGCCCTCCCTCTACGGCGCAATGGCGCACGCCCGAGGCCGGCGATCACTGTCCTATTCGGCGATGGCGACGCCGGTCGTCGGCGATCAGAGCACGCTACACCAAAATCGCCAACGACCGGCATACCGCGTTGTGCGTGTTGGGGCAGCGCTCTCCAGTCGGCAAATGGATAACCATCAAAAAAAGACAGAACGCATGGTGCTGTGAGAGTTTCCTCGATGGTGATGCCGCCTTTATGCCGTTTGTTGCGGGTTCGACCCCAAAAAACAGACAGAGATCTTGGCGGGGGCGGGCTGGTGATGTTATCAGAAAATTATACGACGCGCACTGAGTTGGACGGCACAGACTGCCGGCCGCGGCCGGCGTGTGTGTGCGCAACGCATCCCCTCTTTTATTTGGCCACGGAGAAAAGGAGGCGGTGACCCGAGGGCACAGTGAAGTGGCGCGACGCGCCCATTTGCCAGAACGCATTTTGCTCCCGGTCCTCCTCCGTCTTTTCTCTTTGAACCGAGGGGCTATTGTTGTCGCAGGCGGCCGACGGTGCTTGAGTGCATCGCCCTTGATTGGTTTTCCTTATTCCTTCTTTTGTGTCTGCGAGACCGCCGCGGCGAACCAATCACCTTATTTCGTTTGCGTGTGTTTTCGAGCCCCTTGCCATTGTCCATCGTTTTCCGTTAACCGCATACTGTACGAATGGACAGACCCGCCAAGCGCACGCGTAGCCGACTGCTGCACGATCCTGAGTCGCTCGCCGACAGAGACCGCGGTCCGGATTCAAGCGCCTGCCATATCGTCCAGGGCGACTGCCGCCACGCGCTCAAAGACCACGCCGACGAGACCTTTCACTGCTGCGTCACGAGCCCGCCCTACTGGGGCATGCGCGACTACAACGCAGACGCTCAGATCGGCGCCGAGGACTCTCTCGAATCCTATGTCGATAACCTGGTCGCCGTGTTTCGCGAGGTGCGACGCACGCTGCGCTCAGATGGCACGCTGTGGCTCAATATGGGCGACTCATTTACAAGCGGTGGTCGCACCACGCGCGCCAAGGACCGCAAGAACGCCGGACGCGAAATGACCTACCGACCGGCTACACCCGCCGGTCTCAAAGCCAAAGATCTTATCGGGCTCCCGTGGCGCGTGGCCCTGGCCCTTCAGGCCGACGGATGGTATCTGCGCTCGGACATTATTTGGGCCAAGCCCAATTGCCAGCCCGAGTCGGTTAGGGACCGGCCCACGCGCGCTCACGAATATGTGTTTATGCTCTCCAAGTCGGCGACATACTACTACGACCATGAGGCCGCACGCGAACCTGCTGCCGACGGCTCTACACGCAACCGGAGGACCGTGTGGTCGATCAACACGAAACCCTACGCGGGCGCTCACTTTGCCACTTTTCCCACGGAACTGGTCGACCGCTGCCTCGAAGCGGGAGCGCCCCCTGGCGCGGTCGTCCTCGACCCGTTTTGCGGATCTGGTACTGTCGGCGTCGCGTGCCGCCGCCTCGGTCATTCGTTTGTCGGCGTCGAACTCAACCCCGAATATGTGGCGCTGGCGCGCGAACGCATCGACAACGACGGTGCGACGGGCGGGGTTTCGTCCGCCACAAAAGAAGGCAGTGCTGTGCATACCACGGACCGCCAAGAGGTCGCAGTGACGAGCGCCGGGCCATCGCGCCCCGCTGCCCGTCGAAGCAAACGGGCCATGCCAGAAGAAGACAACGAGGCCGACGGAAGCGAATGAGAGATCGACAAGGATCACACCTCTTTTCTTGCCGTGCCGGGCGGCGGCCAGGAGCCGCATGCCCCCGTTTGCCTGCATGCAACAGTTTTTGCCATGAGAAAATATGGTCTTTCGCTTTACGCTCCTGTCCAAGAACAAAAAAACAGACAACTGTGTGCCGGCAGATGTAAGCAACTGAGGCGCTCCTGGCGAGTAGTCGGTCCGGCGGGGGCAGGCAAAAACAAACATCTAGAGAAAAAAATGCTTTCGCGCGCCCCATTACAGCGGGTTGGGGTCAGTGTGCGGTTGCGCCTCTGACAACAATGGCAAAAGCGCCGCTGTTCCCTAGCATCCGATCCGTGCTCCCCGGTGGGCTCTGTGCACGAATCATTTTTGTCTGCCTTTGCCACTGTCCAATGAACCAACCGCCAGACGCGCATCATCCCATCGGCGACAGCGGCACATGCGACCGATTCTCGTCCTGGCAATGCCCTGCAAGAAGCAGGAACGCGCCGGCAAGCGACCAACGGGGGCTCTGCACTCTTTCTTTTTCAATAGGGCTCAAAAAAGCATTGCGCAGGCCAATGTCGCACCAGGACAATAACAAAAGAATGACAAACAAACAATAAAATCGACACGAGAGAACATCCCACCAAAGAGCGTTATTTCGGTCGCCAGAAAGACGTGTCCGCACAAAAAAAAAGAACTGCCCATGGAGCCTCCAACCGCCGCGGCCCGTGCTGTCATCGCTCCAGAACCTGCACTCGGCGTGACTGCCATCAGCAATGACGACGAGCAGACGATCAGCACCACCGTGAGCGCCGCACAAGGGGGCGCCCCTCTGTGTCCCGTTGTATGCACAGGCCCAGCCTCGCTTCTCATGCGTATGGGCGATGTTACGCAATGGCTCGTCTCGGTGGACCCTGCGCTCGATCGCGTTGTCCGGGAATCGACACTCGAATGGGACCTCTTTGTCAAGGCTCCCTTTGTCGCACTTGTGGGCACCGTTGTCGGCACCATAGTGCGCTACACGCAGGCGCGCGCCGTGCGTCAGGCTCTCTATGAACACCTGGGCGGCGTCAACTTTAGACACGAGGCGCTCGCCCGCCTATTAGACGATCGCGGCGCCCAGAGGTCAATCGGATTGACGGCCAAACACGTCGCCATCTTGCGCGCATTGTGCGACCGCGCCGCACAGAGTGGACCCTTGGAGACGGCCGAGGATGTGCGTCGACTCGCCGCAGGCGTGCCCGGCATAGGCGCGTGGACCAAAGAGACGGCGTTGATCACGTGCCTCTTGGACGCCGACGCTTTCCCGTCGGCCGACAAGTGGCTGAGGCGCAAGATGGCCATCGTCTATGGCATGGCCAAGAGTCCCACGCCCAAAGAGGCCGAGATCATGGCGCGCCGATGGTCGCCCTACCGCGGCATCGCCGTGGCCTATCTGTGGCGTTGGTTTGATAAGGCCGAGACGGCCCAACTGGAGGGCACGCAATAATAAAGGCAGTCGGCAGCCATGCCGGTGCTCTCTCCCTGCCCGCTCTCCTCTCACTTTTTTGGTTCGCGTGCTCTCTGTTGCCCTCGGGCTTTTTTTCCACCCCCGATTTTTTCCCTTTGCTTTTTTTTCTTGTCGTCAAAAAAAAGATGTTTTTATGTCCAATCCACCGAAAGCGGCCAAGAGACCAAGGCAAAGAAGAACAGTGGAAAAAAGAGGCAGCACCCAGGCGCTTCCGATCATCTCTCATCAGTCTCTTGCACCTTTTTTCATTGGTCCCACGCCCATGTCGAAAAAAAAAGAGGAAAGAGAAAAGAACATAGGCCGCGCGCAGATGGGACAAGGCGGAAGAAGAGAGCCCAACGATAGGCAACGACGCTCGCGGCGAGTCTGCTTGCCTCGGTTCTCTTCCGCCTTGTTTGTTTTTTCGCGTGCGCACTGGCGCAATCCTTTTGTCGCTGCAAACTGACCAAAAAAAGCGCGCTTTGTCCACAAGAGCAAAAAGAAAAAGAAGGGCGACGGGAAAAGGTGGCTCGATCGCGCTGTAGGCAACAAAAAGGAGAGATTCAAAAAGAAAAGACAAACAAAAAAGGGAGTGCGCGGCGACATGCACCACGAACAGCGGTTCGGGTCGCCCGAGGCGGCAAGCGCAGCGCACGCTCTGGAAATTGCGTGGGCGACGTTGCGCCACGATGCCGCCCTTTACCAAACGGGAGCCATCACAGACAGCGTCCACCTCTGTCAATCGACGTGTGGCCATCTAGGGTGCGCGGTGCCGCACTGTACGGCGCTGTCCACCGAGGAGGAGGTGGCAGGTGCCCTCGCGCATATCGATGCCCTGGCCGACGGCGCGTGGCTCGTCTCCGATCTTGCCCGCGCCAGGCGCGACGCTATCGCCGCCATGACAGAGACGGCACAGTCTCTCGATGCCGCGCGAGGCGGCCCGTCGTACGCCGTGCGCTGGGTGGCGTATCGCGCCTGTCGTCCTTATGTCGATATGATCCACCAACTCCACGGACGACTCTGGGGTGCGTATGCGCCGTTTTGGGCGTTGGTATCGCGCATCGCCGTCCAAACCCCAACGCACGACGCTCGCCACCCAACACTACCGCCACCACCATTGTGCGGACCCCCCACTCTGCGCAATCAAGAGACTGTTCTCCTTTTGTCGTCGTCATCGCCGTCACTATCATGTTTGGAACAGTCTCACGAAGCGGCAACGTCGCTGCCGCGAACGGGCGCATGCGGACCGCACGGCACCACGGTTAGCGGGGCCACGTGGATGGAGATCGACCAGGGCGCGTGCGCGGCCACCGTGGCGCGCCTGCGCGCCGTGGCACTTGCCAAACGTATGGCGCGCGATGCCGCCTATCCTCCGGCCGACGACGCGAGATGGGCGACGGGCCGCCACGCGCTGCTGGCCGCTCTCGGGGCCAGTCCCGACACAAAGCTGCTCCTCACGGTCAAAGATCGGCGCCATGTGCTCGCCGATGGTACACGCGTGACGTCGCGCAAGATCTCTCTGCGCGCCAACTTTGCCGTATGTCCGTTTGTCGCAACGACACAGACAACACAAGGAGCAGCCCGTGCGCGGCCGCGGCGCCACAGTGGCTCTGAACAGTATTCTATCGTCGCATGCGCGTACAACCATACGGTCGCCACAGGCGGCGGGCAAGGCCAAGCAGAAGCAAGGAGCGACGCCAGAGACGAGTCGACCGATCAAAGACGCCGCGATGGAATGAGCCCGACGATCGCGTGTATGCAGCGTCTGTGTGTGGGCAAGTATATGCTCGACGGATGGCTGTCGCGCATCGCACACCGTTCTCGCGACGCGCTACACACAATCGCGTTGTTGAACAGGGCGTCGCCGACCGTGCACTCTAGGGACGCGCGCAGTGGCGATCTGGGCTTTTGCACGACGTTGCCGTACGCGATCGGGCGCGTGAGTGTCGTGCGTCGGCAGATCGTGCTCGACGGGTGTCTGGTGGCGATACTCGTGCGCGATGCCTACGTCGTGCAGCCGGCAGTGAGGGCGGCCGAATCGAGGCTCTTTGGCGCAGCGCATCGGCTGTCGGTGACGCCGCCACCCGATCGAGCGCTCGACCGACGGGCAGCGGCCGATGCGATGCGCCTGCTCAATGGGAACCCGCGCGCCAACATGTCACCGCGCAGGACGCTGGGTGCGTTGCGGTACGCCACATGGTACGCGTGCGCTGCGGGACACCCAGACGGCTATGACGCCGCGCTTGTGACATCGCTCCTCGATCGCGTCGGTTTTCACCCGACACGCGGTCTCGTCGCACGACTCGTGCTCTTGTGGTCGCCCTGACTGGCCCAGGGTCCGGTTCTCGCCCCATCCCACCCCCGACCCAAGGGTTCCCTTTTGTTTAAATTGTTTGAAAGAGGAGAAAAGAATGGAAAAGGGCATGTTTCGTTCTTGTCAACCGGCCGCCAACGGCACAAAAAGGGGAAAAAAGAAAAAGGCCATTGGATGTCTTTAAAAAAAAGGCGCGATGCCGTGGCCAGCCAAAAGCCAGCGCCGGCATTATGATCCGCCAGAGACGCCGACCAGCGTGCCAAAAGTGCGTCTGTTTACGAGGGCCGTTCACCGCCGCGCAGGCAAAAAGAGATACACCCTTGTGCGTATGGCCGCGGCCACAAATAATATGTCCATTGCCAAACAGACGGACGATATGGAAAGCGGTACCGAGTTCTCGTCGGCTCTTTCGGTACTCAACGCAAAGGTGTCTCCTTTCGACCGGTTGCCCGACGAAATCGTGCTTGTCATACTCGGCGCACTCGGTGCCCGGTCGCTCTTGACGTGCTCGTCTGTTTCGCAACGCCATCGGCGCCTTGCCATGGATCACAAACTGTGGCGCGATCTATGTGAGGCGCGGTGCGGTCCCGTGATGCGAAAGCGATTCCTCGACGCCGGCAAGACCTGGGTGTGGCTCTATCGTGCCCTGGCCTGCACCCACCACATGCGAGGTGCCTCGGTGGGGTGGCGCGCCGGATGGCGTCGAAGCTTTTTCGGTGACGTGGTAAACGACACCCCGCACGGTTACGGCATCGCGCTTATGAGAAACTATTCCGAGCCCCAATGGGGCGTCCTCAAGCACGTGCCCGCCGCACCGATCGAGGGCGACCTCTTTTGCCCCGCCGCCGCCGTTGCGACGACCCCGCCTCCCCATCCGTGCGGCTACTACGAGGGCGATATGCGCGACAACACGGCCCATGGTCGCGGCATCATTGTCGCCGCCAACGGCGATGTCTATGAAGGCGATTGGATCAACGGCGAGCACAGCGGGTTCGGTCAGTCGATCGATCCGAGCGGCCATCGGCACACGGGCTACTGGCGCGCCGGCGACAAAGAGGGTTTTGGCGTTGCCGTGTGGCCCGACGGATGCACCGCGTACGTTGGCGAATTTTCATGTCACGTCATGCACGGCTACGGCACCATGCGTTGCAAAGACGGTTCCATCTATACCGGTCGGTGGCACAACGATCGCGTGGACGGGTTCGTCATCTCCACGGCGGCCGACGGTGCGTCGTATTGGGGCGAGTGCGCCCGAGGCCGCTATTCGGGCTGGGGCGTGCGCACAACGGCCAACGGCGACGTACACGTGGGCACATGGCGAGACAATAAGCGACACGGCTACGGCGTCTCTACGTTGGTCAACGGCCGTCGCATCGAAGGCGAGTGGAGACAGGGACAGCCGCTTGACTATGCCGTGGTCACAGAGAGGGAAGGAGGCACGGTCTATCGAGGCGTGTGTCATGTTGACGGCACGCCGCACGGGTTTGGCATGATGACCTATGGCGATGGGTCGACGCTCGTGGGTATGTGGCGGCGCGAGTCTGCCGCTATGGCTGCCGTCAGTGGCGGCAGTCTCGACGGCGGCATACCGCAGGCCGACGAGACCCACATGGTCTCAAAGGCCACCGCCACAGATGCGACCCCCGCCCGTTGCACCATGGTTGACGTTATGGTGCGCAAACACGGACCTCGGTGTCCATCGACCGACGCAGACACGACCAACGCGCCCTGCCATGCATGCGCCGCGCGATGGCGCCATGCTGTCAAATAAATTCTCTCTTTCTTTTTTTTTTTACTCGGTTGACCAGAAAAAGGCACGGGCACGCGCGAAAAAAAACACACACACATACACACATGCGCATGCACACACAACTCGGTTTGTATGGCGCGCCCGCCTGCCGCCCCCCTTTTTTAAAACAAAAAAACTTTGGTTTGATTGAATGGGCGACCACTCAGGCAATGGCCAACCGCTGGTCGCTCCTTTTTCCCACCATCCCCGTTGCCATCGCATCGTGTTTTGTGCTCGGGGATCAAAGACGAGACGCGAAAGGGAGTGAAGGGGAGGTTGTTTTTTCCTCGGATCACGGCAATACAAGGAAAGCGGCCACTGTTTGCGTCGCCGCGCCAACGCCCGTCAGTTTCACAATACATTGGAAAAAATGCCAAAAATCGAGAGGGTTGAACAAATCGAGGGGATTGAAGAAATCAATCAATCCTTCCTTTTTGTCTTGTCGGATAGGGGAGACCAAGAAGGGACAGGTCAAAAGAGCCAGAGAGGAAAATGCGGACTCATTTTTTGTGAAATTGCCCTAGGCACCGGGTCGATCCTCGGCGGCGCACGGGCGGCTCTGAATGTACAGACAAGGCAGGCCTCTTCCTTCTTGTGGCTGTTTGCAGACGACGCGATCATACACGCAGCGCAGCGAAGGCGCCTCGCGCCGGCGTCGCTGCGCGTCTTCAAGATCGCTTCTGTACTCTGCAGCGCCTTGATCTTGACCTTTGGCGTTGCTACTGACGACGTCACTTTCATCGACATCAATCGTTGGGGCCTTGTTGTCGTTGTCGGCTTGGGCGCCGTCGTGCTGCAGCATATTGCCATCGCCTTGAGGTGGCCGTTGGGTCGTGTCCGGCAAGAGCACGCGTTTGTCACCGTCACCACTACGGTGGGCGACGGGCGACCGACATGCATCGAGGGTCGGGCCGGGGGCTCCGCAGAGCCAGTCGCACGGTCTGAGGCGCCCGGCGACGAGATCGGCCGCCGTGCACCCCGTGCGCGCCGTCAACAAAACACGGCGCTCGATAAAGCATTCGATGCTCTCGCGCGCCTCTCCCCAGTGTGCATACGCGTTGGCATACCATCGGGCCAGGAGGCGTGCAAACCGCGCCAGACGTCGACCGGCCATCTTGCCGCTGCACAAGTCGGATACGGTGTGCACCACCTGGTCCACGGTAAAGATGCAATTGCCGTCGGTGTCACGATCCTCGTGATCCAGAGGCAGGCTAAGCGCCAGCCTGAGCACGCGTTCGGCGTGCGGGTGCGCGGGGGTGCCCTCGGGACGCGACGCCACCGGCCCGCACCCGTCGGGATGAACGCAGAGCCCAAAGATGAGTCTCGTGCCCCGCCACGCGACGGCACCCAAGACGGCGTCGGGCACGTCTTTGACGAGATCCTCGTATGAAGTGGCAAACGGACGTCCGCGGAGGATCGCCGACACGAGCAAAAGGCCGCCGCCGGCGTCGGGTGGCATCGGACGCAGGGCAGATGCCGCACGCTCCCACCAAACAGCGTCGCAGCGTGCAGCCTCAAAGCGTTTCCGCATGCGGCGCATCCAACGACGCACAACAGACAGATCGGCACAATCCCACTCGGCAACCATGCTCTCGCTCGGGTCGTATGGCGCTGGCGCGCGTTCTCGCTCGCTGGCGGCTCTGCGCTCGCGGGCATCCCCATCAGAGGCGTGGTCACCGGAAGCGCCAGCAGCGCCGTTGCCGGCGTCGGTCGTTTTCAGCCGTTGCCGTTTCAACCGCGGCTCACCGACGCCGTCGCCATCGGGCTCGTTCGATGGCGCGCTGGACGCAGGCGGGCGACTGTCCAACGTTTTGCGCTTTGGTCTGCCGCTGCGCGAGAGCGCTTCACTTTGCGGCGACGGCTTGTCGCCGCCACCATAGCCCTCACCGTCGTCTCTGTCAAGCGTGCACAAAGAGGTCATACCAAGGGGGCGCACTCGTGTATTGTCGGTTTGATTTGTTCGAGTCTGCCTCTGTGTTTTCCTCGCGCCCTTTGGCCCAGGGAGGGAGGTTACTCTTTACGATAATGCCCGAAAGGGGATAGAAAAAGGGTCTGGTCGTGGTGGCTCTGCGGATTGAAAGAGGAAGACACCCGCCGGCCTGCGCGCTCTTTTGCTGTCGTCTCTTTTTTTTTCGACCTCCTCGGCCCCGCCCTTTGTTGGGGGCGCACACGCTTGGCCTTTCGACCTGGATCAAAACAGCCCCATTGGGTTAACCGGCTGACCAATCCATTTTTTTCGAGCATATATGCCCTTTTTACTATCGCGATGGGCCGCCGTACGAAAAAAAGGCAAACAACTTGTGTGTGTCCCCTCCCGTCGCGACTTCTTTTTTTGTGCCCCATTTGCCATCGCGATTTATGCATGAGACATACAAAAGAATGCCAACGGACAGCGCGCAGTCTTGTCTTTGGTGTCACGCGAACATGTGCCCTCTAGAAAAATGACGATTGCGCGAAGAAAAGGGGACGCGGCGGATTCGCGCGCGTCCACGGTTGCATGCCACGCTCTTGCTCAACCTTTTTTTTTATTAAGAGAAAAGCACCGGGCTCCACGGGTCTTTTTCTGCCGTCGCCGCCCTTAGCGCAAAAAGAGCCACGCGGCCCAAAAAGACAAAAAGGGCTCTCTGTTTTTTTGGGTTTGAGGTTTTTATACTGTTTTATTCCTTGAGCGCGGCGACGGCCGCACAACGGGGGGAAAGGGAGACAAGGCCAAAACAAACCCGTCGGGCGAGCAATCAAAGCGAGCCCTTTAGGCGACCAACCAAAGCGGACCCTTGAAGCGAGCAACCAAAGCGAGCCTTTAGGCAAGCGGCAGCCCGACGATAATGTCATAGGTGACGTTGTTGGTGCTGCCAAAAGGCCGCACGGCCAGATAGGTCGACACGGGCGCAAACGCCTTGAACAGGTTGACGCCGGCGCAACGCTCAGACAACTGATCAAGCGCTCTCAGCGTACCCAGGCTCGGATCTTCTTCTTCGTCGTCGCGCTGCGGTCGCGGCACGCCACGGCTTCGCGCCCATTGCGGGGCAAAGCGCGCGCGCCCGGGCGCGATGAGCGCACGTCGGAGAGACTCGTTGACGGCGTATTCGACCTTGTTGCGCAGTTGACGCGGGTCGGATCGCGCTATGGCGCGGTCCACGTCGGCGCGCAGGGCCGACGCGATGTCGCGACCGATCAAGCGGCGGTCGTCGAGACTGACGATGGCGCCCGGCGGCGGGTCCATGCTCGTGACGTAAAAGTAGCGGAGGCGCGGGTCGCCGTAGGGCACCGGCTGCTCGTCGGCCAGCTGGGCCACGTGCCACGGGGCCGCGTCTCCGTCAAAGCCGCCCAGCACATAGCCCGACACGCCCTCGACGCCGCGCGCCCATTCCAAGAGATCGGCGAGGGTCATGTTGGCGGGCGACCGGAGTACGTCGGCCACGTCCGGGTGCGGCTCGACCTCGCGCTGCAACGAGGCGCGGAACGCCGATCGCGAGGAGCGCGCGGCGCGCAAGGGCACCATCCCGCGCAGTATGCGACCAAAGGTGCCGCCGGAAGGGCGGGACGACCGACCAGCGGACGTCGGCGTAGCGATCGATCTGGCCTCTGCGCGCGCCTGCTCTACGTTGCGCGCCGTCTGCATCGCGGCACCCGACTCGAGGTCGAACGCGTGCGCACGTTGGCGCTCGATGGCAACGCGTCTCGCGACCGCCTGCGCATAGAGCGCGTAGAGCACGCAAAAACGCTCCTGTGCGAGATTGGCGTTGCTTTGTCGGCGCATGGCGAGGGCCGTCTGCAGCACGCTTGGCTGCGTCATACCCAGGGCAGCTGCCGACGCCGGCACGCCACGGACCATCTCGTCGCCGCCACCGTAAGCGGCAGCGAGTTCGGGAAAGTCGCGCGCCCAGTTCACGCGTGCACGCTGGCACACGTCGCGCGCCCTCTGACTGCTCGAACAGAGCGCTGCGAGATCGGCCGCGCGTCCCTGTGCCGCGAGCGACTGCAAAAGCATGATAAACACGTCATCGCCCACCCGATCGATGAGGTCCGATGGTGCACCGAGGTCGGCTCGTTGGTCTCCCTCGTCCTCTTCCTGTTCGTCGTCTTCTTCATCCGTGTCGGTGTCCCCCTCTTGGCGCTGATCGGCCCAGATTATCCGATCCATCGTGCCTCCAACGGCGGCGCCATCATCGAGATAGGCGGACAAATCGCCTGAATCGTATTCATCGATGGGTTGTCCCAAGTAGAGCCGGTCCCCGCCAATGTCCCCACCGCTCATGCTGCGCTGCATCGTGTACTATGCCTGGCCCTGTTTCGCTTTCGCACCTTTGAGGAGACCGATTTCCTCTGTCGCCGTCGGGTTACTGACAAATGGAGAACCTGCGTTGCACGCGCACGCGCAATACAACATGCGTTGCCATACAAGAGGAATGAGCAAACCAACAAATGTGCACGACATACACGAGGCACGAACGTGAGCGCCAACCGCCCCGGTTGTCATCAACATCAACGTCAACATCAACGTCAACATCACACCCGCCATCATTCCCCGGCAAGCACGCACCGGCAGGGAGAGAGAGACGCGATGATGTTGTGAGCAGCCCCGTCCTTTGTCCTTGAGGAGGCCAATCGTCTGTCGGTCGGCCATCGACTCTGTGCGCCGCACGCTGGTCGCACGGGGGAAATGGAGCGCGCCGTCGTCGTATGGCGCCCTCTAGCGCTGTCCGTCAAGGGTCGGCGGATGAAAAAAAAGGAGGACCACACGCCACTCTTTCTTTTTTGGAGGCCGCCTCGCCTATCCCAGGGAATGCTTGTCGGTGTTTAATCCACTGCTTTTTTGTATTCTTTGGCGCCACCAACACGCCACACAAACAAAAGATGGGAAAAAAAGAGAGTGCAACGGGAGCGGGCACAGGCGAGCAGGCGCAAAAAGAGCGCCGCGGCTGGCGTTTCTGTTTTCTCATTTCTCTTCAGGCGACAGCACGGCAAAGCAGGATGGGGCCGGGCCACGCTACAATCGCATACGTACACGCCATTGTCTAAAGGGGCACGCCCAGGGCACGCGCGACCGCCTGCAGAGGCGCTGGCGAGGGGGCACCAAAGACGATCGGCTCCACCGGCGGCGGCGTGTCCAAGAGGGGCAGAGCGAAAAACTGGTTTCCGGCGGTGGCCACGGCGGCGGCATCATCGGCAAAGAGACCAGAGGGCAAACCGGCGCGACTCAACGCCGCCTCGTCAAAGAGCACGCCCACCATGAAATCGATCAGATCGTCGGGCTGGCGAAAGGCCCGATTCAATACAGAAGGTGCGGTGCTGCGCTGTGCCGCGCGCACGACGGCAACAAAGAGAGGCGACACACCAGGCTCCGCCACAGGAGCAGCGACGGGCTGGCGCGCGACGACATCGGCATAGAGTGTGTACAGCCCGTTGACCGCCCATTGGCGCACGGCCAGCGGCGCGCGCGCCCCATATGCCACCGTCGCCAGCAGCACGGCAACGTCGCGCGCATAGGCATTCAAATACGGATGAAAGATGACGTGGCGACTTTCCGTGTTGCCGGCCGCCACGAGCGAGGCCAGCGACGCGGGAGTGGGCGTTGTCGGTGCCGGTCCCGACGTGTCGGGCGGTGTCGGGCCGTAGATGCTGGCGAGGCCATCGTGGCCGGCCACGTCGACACCCAGAGCGCGCAGCCGATCGCTGGTGGCAAGAGCATAGTCGGTGGGGCGCGCTAGCCAACACTTGGTGCGCACGGCAAAGCGCCGCCAACCATAGGCGCGCGATTGTAGCGCGTAGCGAAAGACCGGGCCGCCGGGGCACGGTGCGCCATTTCGCGTGCAAGTCGATCCCCGTGCGGCCGCACGCGCCTCAGCATCTATGGACGAGGCAGGCGTCGTCGGTGCGAGAATCCGCGACAGGAGCACGTTACGGCCGTACATGTCGTTGTTGACAATGTCGTAGACGCGCGCAGCCCACGCTATCCCGGCACACACCTGAAAGACCACGCTCATCCACTCGGCCTCGGAGCGCAACGGTCCGTTGGTCATCCATGCGGCCAGATCGCAGTCGGCCATCTCCTGGAAAATGTCAACGCTCCCGGCGGGCACCTCGCCCTTGAGCCGCGCCGACGCGACCTCGGTCGGCGTCGGATAGGCGACGGCCGTGCCGTACACGCACGGCAGATTGGGACACGCGCGGATCTTGACCAGGGCCGAGAGCATGTCCGTGAGCAGTGACTCGCGTACGGCCACCGCGGGCCTTGCGCCGCCGGGCGTCACCTTGACGGCCAACGGCAGACGCGTGAGGTCACGCAGAGGGGGCGGTGGTGCCAACGGTGTCAATGGTGTTGACGAGGATGAAGATATGGCTGGCGGCGGCAACCAGAATGCGCTCTCTGCGCTCGACGCCGCGGCCTCGGACGACAGCGCGGTCGCAAGCGTCACTGGCGACGGCGATTGCCGAAAGCCGGACGCGCACACCGAGCCATAGATTCCGGCGCCTAGCGGACGCACCAAATAAAGAGCGGCGTCGAGACGCCGTGGAAACGTGGCCGGGAGCGCGCCATGTATGCGCGGCGCCACATAGACGTGATCAGCGAGCGCGCGACTCATGGAGGAGGCGACGCGCGCCCGTTCTTCGATCGTGGAGCAGGCCACGCTCAGCGCCACGGCGGCCTCGGGTTTGGCCGCATCGGCTGGCTCGTCGGGCGCCGGACGCCGCAGGCCGCAGCCGACCGCGCGATCCGGTGGCGCGGGCGCTATGCCCGACCATTTGGCCGTTGCGCTGTCTCGTTGCATGTGTGCGCGCCGCCGGTACACAAACTTCTCTCTCTCTCTCTTGGTTTTTTGTTATTGGCAGGCGCGCCAAAGTGACGAAAGGATCGTCGGGCCACGAGCAAGGGGAGGTGGCCGATGGGACACGGTTGCGCCTCTTTTGGTCCTCTCGCTTCCGCTCCTCCTTTGAGCCCTTTACGGCCGGCCGGCGTTGGCCGCGTCGCGCACAGAGAAAAAGAGATCAAAGAAAACGAAACACCAAAAAAACCGAGAAAAGCGCTTTCTGGTGGCTCCAAAAGAAAAAGATCCGTTTGCAAAAAAAAGAGGCGCGAGCGCAGGCGAAAAAGGATGGCGCGCCCTCGGACGCTTTGTCCCTGGGCGACGACGCCTTTGGCGCTCGCCGTATGCGATGGGCGCTCCCTGGCCCGCATGAAGCATCATGTCGTGCGATCCATCGGGCGCGCGCCCCAACAATAACAAAGGAACGCGTCCACCGCGGTCCCATCGGCTGTGTTCCTGTCTGGTTTTCTTTCCTTTCCGACTCTCTGCGTTTTTTTCTCTCTCGCTCTCTCTTGCTGCTGTGCGGGTGTGCTCTCGGTAACACGCGCGCGCCGTCCGAGAGACTTGGCGCCATGGACCAACAAGCGCCACCCCAACCGCCTGCGCAGAGGCAACCGGTACAACCACCGCCGGGTCCGCTCTCGTTGATGCCGCCTCCGCCTCAACCGGGGCGCGGCGTCGTCGGCAACGGCGGCACCACTACACCAGCAGAGGCCGTTGCAATGCCCGCCGTCATGCGCACACCAAGCGTCTCGCGCACGTCGGGCATGACCTCTGACGGCGTCCCATCGGTGCCAGTCGTACCGCGACCGCCCGGTCCCTACGACGACACGATCCTGCCCGCGGAACTGCGTCGCTTCGCCGCCGTCGCCGCCGTCGTGCTCTTTATCACGGCAGCGCTTTGCTTTTGGGCGTCGAGCGCGGCCACGTCGCGCTGTCGCGTGCGCTATGGCGGCCCGCTGGGCGTGCCCGAAGGTCCCGTCATCCGCATCGTCGAGAGTCTGCGGAGCAACATTGTCGCCGTCACCAGAGCCGTCGACTAGCAAGCGGGCCAAACGGAGACGCCACAGCGCACGCGGCGCTGCTGGCGGCGCTGCCAGGACGCTTTTTCTTTTTTTTTTACTTTGGTAAAAAACCTTTTCTTTTCTAGAGAAAAGACCCATCAAAAGAGCGCCGACTCTTCTGGCCTGTCTTGCCGGGCGCCGCGGTGGCTCGGCCCCCGGACCAGACACGGAGGACCAAAAAAAAGAAGGACAAGCCAAGAGCGTCGCCCCGAAAAGCCCGCTCTTTTGATTGGACTGTCAAATAAAATAGCAAACAACAACACAAAAGAGAAAAAGGAGGCGCAGCGCGACCCGCACCTGTCCTCCGAGCATGCACTTGGACCCCTTTTCTGCCTCTGCGAATTTTTTCGCTGTGCCAATGGTCCTTTTTTGCCACGTGTGGTCACGGCGCGCTCTTGCGTGTGCCGTCCTTTTTCTCCGTTTTCTCGTCCACTAGCAAAAAAAGGGAAAAACGCAGACCGGGGACGCCTACCGCGCGGACGGCCTGGGTTTTTTGTCGTCCGGCTCTTTTTCCCCCGTCGCACTGCGCAGTTTGTTTGTTTGTTATCCTCTCGGTACCGAACCCGTACGCAGCAAAAAAAGGAGAGGCAATTCTTTTTTTGTCTTTTTTTTCTCGAAAAAAGGAAGCGAGAGACGGACACAGAACAGGACAAGCCATGGACGAGGTGCTCGGCGGCGCGACAGTGGCCAATATGGTCGATAGGGAACGCCTTATGCGCAGGCGCCGCCTTGCCGTCGTGCGGTGGTGGCCGTGCTGGACCGTGGCGCCCGCACTGCTCGCCGCGCTGCTCGTGTTTGTGCCGTGGTACGCGTGGGACCTCGCGCCCGACTATAATCTTGTCGCGCGCGCGTGTCCGGCCTCTTGTCTCGTGCTCGCCCATGGGGCGCCGGTGGCGGTGCCAGACAGCGACCTCGTCATTCCACGCCTCTGTGTACGCTTGGGCGCCGACGAACACGGCACCGTCTGCGACAATTGCCAGGGCCACGAGCGTCGCCGAGCCGGCGCCGCGGATACACAAACGGACTGTCGCAATGACATCATTGGCGATCTCGACGCATGGGCCATGCCCTTTTTCACTGAGCGCGATTCATACATGGACGCCGAGGGCGCACTGGGCTTTTTAGAAGCCTCGCCCGTGGGCACGCGCCACACATGCTTTTACGACCCTGCGTCGTTGATGCGCGCGCACGTCGCCATGCACAATGACCTGCCGTCGCTCTTTCGGCGTCTGTGTCTGGCCGCGTGGTCGGCAGCAGTCGCCGCTGTCTCAGGCATGGCCGTTTGCTTTGGTCTTGTTTCGCGGTGGGCCGCGCTCTGAGTGCGTGCAGGCTCTCCGTTGCGACACGATCCGCATCATCACGGTTTTTTCCTCAGTACAATAAAATCCGATCGAGGCAGCACGTCGGGAGCGACGAGCAAGTGCGTCATCATAACTGCGGTCGACCCTTTACGAAAGCACGACCGCAACTTTGCCAATCCCACAAAATTGTCCCGCGCCGCCTTTTTCGGCGCGAGCAATCCATTTTCTTTTGGTGCGTCGTCTTTGAAAAAAGAAAACGGACGGTGGCCCTTTGCCGTCTCTCTTTTCTTTTGCCATCTTTGGCCGGTTCTGGCTTGTGGCGTCAGAAAAAAAAGGAGTGACAAGGAGGGACCACAATGGGCGCCCCCGCACAAGGACGCGAGTGCTGTGCGCACCACCGAGGCCGTCCCAAAAGGAGGCGCGCGCCGCGTATGCAAACAACAAGACAGAGAGAGAGAGAGAGAGAGAGAGAGAACAGAGAACAGGAAAAAAAATATAGCGGTCGTCTCCCGAAACAGCGCGCGCCCTGCGCGGGACGCCCGAAAGCACTTTTTTTTCTTAAAAGGAAAAGTAGATAGACCCCGCTTTTTGGGGATACTTTTGCAAGGCAGGCAAAAGGGCATGCTGGCGGGGGCAAAAAAGGGGGGACGGGCTTGCCGCCAGAGCCACCCATTACGTCGCTAGAGGTCGTGGCCTTGTCTTTGTCGTCTCGCGCCTTCTCAAGGGCAAAAAAGGAGGGACCCGCCGCGCCTCGGACCGACCACAAAAAAAAGGCGGCAGACGAGGAGAATAGGCACGCCGGGCATTGCTGCGCGTATCGGCTGGGCCGACCCCCCGCCCGTGCACGCTCACACGCAAGAGACCGTGAAAAAAAAAAAAAGAAAAGACACGACAAACGGTGCCGTCGAGGCAAGAGCGACCGTGGCGTCTATGTCTGGTAAGAGTGACGCCGGCGATGTCGAGGCAATAAGGTTTGACTGTCTGCCCGACGAATTGGTGGCGGCTGTGCTGTGGGCGGTCGGACCGTCGTGGCGCGTCGCCATGCGTTGCGTGTGTCGCCGGTGGGCCGCCCTTGTGTCGCGGCCGTCGCGCAGCCAGACACTCGTTCTGGCGCGGTGCCGGCCGCCGCTCGCCGAGGCGGCCTCTTGGGAGGCCGGTCGCGTCCTCTGTGCCAGCGCTCTCGCGCGCGCACTGGCCCACCCAGCAACGCAAACAACCAGCCTTTTTGGACCATCGTCGTCTGCCGCGCCACTTGCGTCTGCCGTATCCGTTGCAGGCATCGTCGCGTGGTGCGGTCGAGACTTTGCCGCGCCGGTACCGCGCGGCGATATGGCGTGTGCGTTTGCGGCCTCGGCAGAGCCGGCCGCCGTGCGGTGCGCCCTGCGACTGGTGGACGGCGCCGGCCCGGTCGCGCTCAACAGAGTGGCATGCACGGGCGCGCTCGCTGCCGCGTGCGTCGATCGCGCCGAAGCCGTCGAGTTGCTCTTGGCGTGGTCTGCCGGCTTGAAAGTCGATTCCTCATCTTTCGAGACCGACGATGGTGTCGATCCCTTGGCGTGGCTCGACCGCGTGTGGCTGTGGACGGCACGCCACGACGCCGGCCGCGTTGCCACACTGCTGTTGAGGGCGATGAACGAGGGCCACCTCAAAACAAACGCAGTTGCGAGTCGGCTCGCGGCGGCGTGGTTCAAGGGCACGTGGGCGACTGCGGCGGGGCGTGCGGCGGCGCATGCGGTCCTTGAGGCGCATGCGTCGTCGGGCGTGCCTCTCGGGTGCATCATTGGCCAGAGACTGGCCATCGCCGCGGCGCACGTCGGCAATGGCCGTGCGTGTGCCTTTGGCCTGGCGCAGGCCTGGCTCAATACGGCGTCCAAACCAAAGGGTGCCAAACGCGGCGATGATGACGATGACGATGATGATGCCAAACGCGACGGCGCCAACGGCATCCATACCGACGCACAGGGCGATCGCGATATGCTCGTCGCCGGGCGCGTGGTGACGGCCGCCGTGGTGGGGCGCGCCCCCGATGCCGCGCTCGATTGCCTAGAGGCGCTCGGCCTTCGTGGGCACCCGGTCGCCCTCTTGGAGGTGGCGATCACGCACGGCCATGCGTGCGGACGTGGCGCCCTCGCCCTGGCCATGCGATGGCCGCGCCATGCGACATCGTCCGACGGTCTCGCGTGGACCGCGTGTGCCATCGGGCGTGCCGTTTCGCGCGGCCATCTCGCGCGCGCCGATGAGGTGGTCGCCGTGCTGCGGCCCTACATCGTCGACGCCGACGCTGCACGCCGCTCGCGGGTCGACCCCTGGCGCGAGGTGGCTCTCGATGCGCTCGTGGCCGGCTTCACGGAACGCGCGCCTCTCGACACGTTGGCGCTCTTGTGCGCGCTGGCGGTGCGCGCGGGACTGGGCGATCGCGAGCCCTTGGCCGTGGTTCTGGCGGGCGACATAACCCAAAGGAGGGGCACACTGTGCAATGCGTCATGGGCTACTACCGCTGGTGACTCGGCGCATGCATGGTCTCCGTGGTGCCGTCCAGTGGCACTTGACGGTCGCGCGCTCTCGGTGCTCTTAAAAAGGCTGCCGCCGGCGCACGCCCCCATCGGGTCGGCCCTTGTCCTCTGGCTCGACGCTGCCGGCCTGGTTTCGGCGGCATTGTGATCGTGGGCGGTCTCTTTTTTGCCTCTTTCGGAAACAAAAGGCCGTGCCACCACAGCCACAAAGAAAAAAAAGGTGGGACACATACGGAATCGCCCCCTCCCCCACAAACAAAAGAGACAAACTGCCGCTAAACATTGCAAAAAAAGAGAGAAAGCGCCACCCACATCCAAAACCGCGTGTCGCCGTTGGTGTGCATGTTTTAGTTTTTTCCGATTCCACAAAAAAGAAAAGGATTTGGCCCCTCGCTCTTTTTGTAGCGCTTGGCCGGGTGTGTCGGGCGCACATGCAGATGCTCGTGCCGCCATTTTGGGGGGGGGTTGTCTTGGCCGTTTATGGGGAACTGGGGAAAAAAAGAGAAATCCTAGGTGCGTGGTGGCGGCGGCGGCGACGGGAATGGCAATCAGGTGCTGTTGCGGCGGGTCCACAAGGCGTCGGCACGATCGACAATGGCCTTGTGGATCACGGTGGTCCGCACCCGCTGATCGACATAGAGGGCATCCATGGCGCGTCTGGCCACGGTGAGGGCCGCCACCTGGTCGGGGATGCCACGCGCGTATTCTGGTCGTCGAGCCAAGACGATTTCGAGCGCGCAGATGGCCGCTTCCATCGTGAGCAGGCTCGGTCCGATGGACCACGCATGGAGCGCTCTGTACGTCGCGCGCGCCAACGGACTCGACACGATCTCGTCGGCTCGGATGACCATGCACGCGTTTGGCCCTTGTGCGCCGCCAAAAGTGATCGAGGTTTTGGCGAGCGCGCTGCCGCCGGCGCGTATCGTGTCGGCGAGCAGTTGACTGACATGTGCCTCGTCGACCCACGTTCGCACCCAGTGCGAGCCGACTCTGTGTCGCTTGAGGATCGCTTTGGTGTCGTCCGGGTAGCGGCCCTCATCGCGCGCAAAAACTTGCTCGCCGCACGAGACGACGACAAAAGGTCCGGCGACCCGTGGAGCCAACAAGAGGCGTGCAGACTCGCGACACTCTGCCTCTTCATAGGCCAGCAACAGGTCGACCGCCTCTTGTGCCGAGGTGGCGCCCGACGCCCAAGCGACCCTGTCCATCGCGCGAGCCTCGTGGTCGTCCATGTTTCGGTAGTACCAACTCGACGAGTCGCGCCACACAGCAAGAGCATCGCAAAAGGCCAACACGACGTCGCTCTCAGAGGCCAGGCGACTCGTCGACCATCGCCGGGCGTCGGCGCACGGCGCAACAGCGCACGCCCTGACGCCGTGCATCCGATCGAGCCGTTCGCCAATCTTGCGCGCGGCCGCAAAGAGCGCCTTGGCAAATGACGCGTCGGCCACCGCATCGGGCAACGCATCGATGCACGCGCGGTGGACGGCCATAAGAAAGGTGTCGTCGGCAACGACAAGAGGCGCGTCCTCGTCGACATTTTCGAGGAGCGTGCCCTTGCGCGACGAGCCGTACCGCCACAAGAGACGAAAGTTGGGGTGGCGCATGCTGGCACATGTCGTCCCGCAGAAAGTCGCCCATCCGCTCTTGCCCCGTGGTTCTGGACCAACGGCAGGACCCAGTGTCGCTTGCGGCGCGTCGGCCTGGGCACCGCCATCGCCGCTGCTCTTTTGGCACGGGATCGCGGGCGTGGTGTTGTCAGAGGCCCGCCAAGAGTCGGTCATGATTTCATCTTGCACAGCGGTCGCGCTTGGCGGTTCGCGTGGGGCGCGTAAACACCGCGCGGCGCGCCACGGCTCGGCAGCATGAAAGCGCTCGTAGCACACGTCGGAAGGGTTTGGGTGCAACGAGCATTCGGCGGGCGCCGCACCAGGCGATGCAAAGAGCGGGCCGACGACCCGGTCGAGGACGCCCTCGTTGTAGCGGTCCTCGGCATCGGGGTCGTTGACAAACGCCAATATTATGAGTCGGGCCTCGCTTGGGTCGGCGACGGGTTTGGGCGCCGCGGAACAATGATCGTGCTGCATGAGTCGCGTTTTTTCTGTTGGACGAGACCGGCAAGGTCGGTCGTGTGCGGTCGACGCTGTTGACTGGGTGACGTGCAGCCGGTGGCCTACGCAGCGTTGTCGTCGTTGTTGTCGTCGACGACGAATAAATAGCCGAGGCTATTTTCTAAAAAAAAAAGGCCCAGGGACGCGGTCTGGCGTGTTCCGGAAGAATGTCCAAACTTTCGAGAGGCAAGGCCGTAATGTCGCTGGCTGCGTCTCTTTTTTTTTCTTTTTGAGAGGGTGTGTTGGGTAGTTGCTGTGCCATTGTTGTTCGAAAAAAACACGGGCTTTTGACCTGCCGCCAAAGAATGAATGGACCAATCGCCGAGACCGACCAAACCCGTGGGCCAATGCAAAGAGAGAATCCTGTTCCGTTTTTTGTTTCGATTTTACGCATAAGCACAAGACCAATATGCAGTGGTAGCGGGGAAAAAATGGGTGGCCGCCAAAAAAAGGGGCGTGTGGGGTGCGATCGCATTTTTTGTTTTCCCTGCTTTTTTGCTTTTGCGCGTTGCGCCCCGTGGTCGCTTGCAAAGATTCCGACCAAGAAAAAGGGCCTGTGCGTAAAAGAGAGCGCAGCAAGTGAAAGTGGCACAGCCGGATAAAAATTGCACGGTGCCGACGCGAAAAAATGGCATGGGGCGCTCGCTCACGCTCCGATGTTTGCGGCGTGTGTATTTGACCAACGCCAACAACGCGACGGGGTTACGACCAGGCGCGGGGGCGGGGCGCATCCTCGCCATCCAGGCCGTTCAAAACTGTGCCGCCCTCGCCCTGCAGAGCGAGGGCGGCCCACGCATCGACGATCTGATCCATGACGTAGTCGCGTGTGTGGAGCGACCGAATAAAAGAGTCGAGGCCCTCGGCCGCGGTGCGCACCGCAGCGGGCAGGCGCGGCTGCGAGAGCAGGCCCTCGACGACCTTTTCGGCATCGCGCACGCGGTCGTCGGGCAGCCACACCTCGACGCGGTAGCTGCGGCCAAAGTCGTGCACGAGCGGCAGGAGCATGTGTGTGCACGCTGTCGGTGCAGCGCCGCCGCCGCCATCCGACTCCGTGGCGACGAGCGCCACGAGCACATTGCCAAAGTGGAGATCGTTGTGCACCACCGAGAGATGCTGCTGGAGGACGCTCACGGCCATCAGTACGCCGCGCACAATACCAAACCATTGGTCGGCCGTGAGGTCGGTGCGTGCGGCCAGGCTCGCCAGGTCGCCCCAGGCCATTTCGCTCACCAAGAGGTAGGCCGCCAGCGGGCGGCCAGGATCGAGCGACTCGATCGTTAGGCCATACGCCTCTAGGGCGTCGGCGATGGCCGTCAGGTCCGCCGTTGTGCGCACAATCGCCCGCACCTGGCGCCGACGCGCTGGCGGCGCGGCGTCGATCACCTGCTGGCGGAGGTCGTAATCGCGCGCGGCCGCACCCAGGAGGCTGCCGGGCGCGTAGGTGACGGCGTCGCAGTAGGTAGTGCCGTAAACCAACGGAAAGTGGGGACTCGCGCCCTGGCGCACGAGATCGGACGCCGCCTGCGCGATCGTCATCTCGCTATTGTTTCGTGCCGCGCTGTCGTCGCTCACCACGGCCAGCACCTTGACGGCCATGCGCGTAGCGTCGGGCGCTCGCAGGGCCGCCGAAAAGACCACATCCGCACTCGGTCCCGTGTTTGACCCAAGACGCCCGTACTGCCCGGGACGTCGCGACGCAATTATGGTCTCGTAGACCTCGGCGTCGGCGCTGGGCGACCCGATGCGGCGGCTGAGCACCAAGAGGCGCGTACACGCACCTCCCTGTCCGCCATTTGCGCGTGGGCAGATGCATGAACGCAGTGCGCCTTGTAGGGCCTCGGTGGCGCGCTCATATGCGCCGACGCGCTGGTGGAGGGCCGGCCATGTGTGTCTGGCGTCGGCATCCCACCGCGCGCAGGCGGCCTCGACATAGGTGGGCGGCGCGGCGGCATCGAGCGAGGACACCCCACGCTCCATGGACGGCGTCAGTGTCGTTGCTATTGTTGCGGAGGCGACTGCGACAGTCCCCTCCCGGAGGGTCAAAGGCAGAGACGTTCGGGGTGCGGCAATTGCAGTTGTGCGGGCGGCGCCGGGCGCGTGTTGTCGTCGTCTTTAACTCTATCGCGCGTCTCTTCTGGGATCTCTAAGGGGAGGGGGGTGGGCGGTGCGTCGCCGCGCACGGCGCGGCGCTGGGAGAGCCTTGTAGGCCGACTCGGCGGCGGTAGGTTGGCCGCGCCAGGTGCCAATCCAACACACCGCGCGCGATGGTCGCGGCACGACCGACACAAAAAAGTTTTGCGACAGGAAAAGCGTGGCTAAAAGAGACGAAATAGCGGAAAGAGAAAGAGTGGTCCGGCCTCCTCATTCCCGGCATCTTCTTTTTTTACCGCGCCCGCGCTTTCTCAAGACCTTGCGTCGTATAACAGTGACGAGACAACGAAAAATACACCCGCAAAACCAGGACTCGTATTGCGGCGCAAGAGAAAGATGGACCCGACACGCATGTCCGTTTTTTCCCTTGTCTGCTGCGCCAAAAATGTCGAGTCACTCTCTGAGCGCACACACGACGGGCGAAAAAAGGAATAGGGCAAAGGAAAAAACTTGACGGTTTGGGTCTGGGAATAGAGCGGCGTCGGTTGCGCGCACGTGCGGGCGATGCACGTAACATTCTTCCCTCCCTCCGTTTTCGTCCCATCTTTGGTTTGTCCCTGGTGTCGCGCATGGCAAACAACAGAGAACAAGCGAGGGGGCGGGAAGAAAAAGAAGGCGTGCGCTGTCCCTTTTTCACACAGCCATTTGTTTGGTTTTTCTGATTGTTTTTTTGTCCTTGTGTTTTTTTTACATATCGCTCTCGGTCTCGTCGTCGCTCGCATAGGCCGCACGGGCGCCGAGATTGCACGACCCGCGAAATGGCCGGTCGCGCAACCACGCCGCGAGTTGAACGTCGCCAAAGCGCATCACGGCAACGAGCGCGTCGGGATAGTCGCCGTGAAAGAGCGGACCGACGGCGACGGCCGGCATGTCAAACATGCCCGCGCGCATGAGAGGCGGCAGCGGCGGCAGCGGACGCGTCGCAGGCAGGGCGCAGTGCGACAGCGCCGGCGAATCGGCCCGCGTGAGCGTGGCGGCCACCGCGGCGGCGGCTCGGTCGACGAGATCCGAATAGCCGATGGCGATCTGGGCGTGCGCCGCCCCGACGAGGCCCACCGGAAGCAGGTGCGGTCGTGCGATACGCACGTGCGCGGGGCGCACGCACCTCCCGGCAAAGTGCATCGAGAGCACGATCGACTCGCCGCGCACGAGGATGGCTGTGCGGCCCGACCGTGCGCGCGGATAGAGCACCAACGCGTAGGGTCGCTCCGCCCACGGCGACCACCGCGGCTCGTCGGCGGGCATCAGGCCGCGCGCACGGCACATGGCCACGAGCGCGTGTACGGCACGCCTCGCCATGGCCATGCCCGTGTCGGTCGGTCGTTCTTCGGCTCTCGCCGCCGCCAGGACCGAGCGCGGCGTGGGAAACGGCAAGAGCACGTCAGAGATGGCGGGCGCCGCGCGTTCGACGGCACGCAACGCGCGCCAAAACCACACATAGGTGGCGGCCAGGTCCCTAGAGAGACGCTCGATGGTGGCATCATCGGCCGCCTCGTCGGGCATGCGGAAGCGCGCCCGCGACAACAGCACCGCCACGAATCGATGCTGCGCCGGTGGCATAGTCCGACGGCGCGCAAGCCTCCTGCATGCGATGAGCACGCTGCGAATCAATGAGCGCACCGGCAGCGTAGGCCTATCGCTCGCGCCATTTCTGGCGTCGTTGTTGTCATTGCTGCCGTCACTGTTGTTGCTGTTGTTGTTGTGATTGTTGGTATCGATATTATTGTTATTGCTAGTGTCGCCGTTGCCGCTCATGGTGGCGAATGGGAAAAAAACACACGCCGTCCTTGCAGGAAACAAAAAAACGGAAAAACAAAAAGAGACCCCTTTGGTGCGTGTTTGCCTTTGGCAGCGGTCCCGTGCAAACACACGCCTCTTTTTTTGCCTGGCTTGGCGATCTTGCAAGCGGCCAGGCGCAGTTTGGTTCTGTGACGCGCGGGGTGCCACTAAAAATAGAGCCGCTTCCGGGGGCGGTGGCGGCGAGCGCGCGTCCTCTCTTTTTTTGTCGCCTCGGCGACTCGGTCCTTTTTTCCGACCGGCAGTTTTGATTGCGTCGCTTTTTTTTCGATCCTCTTTTTGGGGCAGCACCCTCGATACAAAACCGGCCTCTGGTCGCGCATTGCGCTCGCCTTGGACACCGAACCCGCGTCGTGTCTGTCTGGCGCGGAAAAAAGACGGGGGACGCGCTGTCATCAAAAAAATACTTTGCCATTCGCGCTGTTGTTTTTATTTAGGAACTTTATTGGAAAAAATCATACCCTGCACTGGCTGCGCAGGCATCGCAGGGCGAAACAAGAAATTGCATGCCGTCTTCTTTTGGGGGTGCATGCCGCCGGCCACAAAGTCGGCGTCTCGGCGCTTGTCGTGTTTGTGCGTTCTTCCTTTTTTTCTGCACGATATATTCACAGTTTCTGTCCATAGGCGCCATCGGGCACTCGGCCCGCACAAGGGATGCTCGTCTTTCCTCCTTTATTTGTCCTTTTTTTTTGAAGCGTCAACGGAACTGACGCGATCCTCATGCGAGATGTCCGAAAGCCTGAGTGGGTATGGCCACAACGGCACCTCTTCAAAAAAAAAAGAACTGGCCAAAATTCTCTTGTTTCTTTTGAGATGCCAGCGCTGCGGCGCTGTTTTTTGTCCTGTTGCGACGCGCCGGACGCGTCCGTGCCCTCGACTCCTTCAAGAAAAAAAAAGAGGGAATGCTCTTGGGGCGCCGCCGCCAAAAGGGAGGACCCAATACGAGGTGGCCCTCTTGCGTGCCGCCCATTGTATGTCGAGACAAAGCGCTGTTTATTGTCCGACGCGCAGACCATACTTTTGTGTTTGCAGAAAGAAAAACGAAAAAGAAAAAACATAAACGGCCACCTGGTTGCGGCGCCTGGGCGAGGTGAAATCGTGGCAATAACAATCTATCCTTTTATCCTTTTATCTTAAAAAACCGACAATACATGTTTCCACGTGTTTTTCTAAAAAGCAAAGAGGCGATCGCGTGCCGAGGTGGAAAAAAAGAGGATTGTCAAAGAGCGCACGGCGGGACACGGCCGCGCACGACGGGCAAGAAAAGGCCTAGGCGCGCGTGGTGGTGACGTTGGATGGCTTGCGCTCGACAAAGCGGTCGGCGGCGAGGATAGAGGTCGACGCCAAGACACGCGCCGCAGTAGCAACAAAGGAGCGCGGATAGACGTGCAGGCGCTCGATGCGCAACGGGGCAAAGGCACCCACGCTCGACACGCTGACGCCCGTGCTCATCGTGGCCGAAAAGACGTGGCGCTCGGCGTCGATTTGATCCATGGTCATGGGCCGGCCCGTGATGCCGTCAAAGATGCGGCCGCGCAGTGATTGCGGGGTCCTGATAAAGGCGCTTCCGGTCTTTTCGAATCCCGAGGCTGCACACAGCATCTCGTTCAGTTGGGCGCGCGCCGAGCAACCCACGAGTCCGCTCTTGTACTCGGCAGACTCGGTATCGAGCGCGGCGGCGATCACGTTGCCCCTGGCCTCGGCGTAATCGCGCATGGCGCCGGCAGCAAACGCGCCAACGACCGGACCGACCGCCTTGGTGTCGAGCAGTCGCAGGGCGAGTTGCTCAGGACCATAGCGCGCGCCGCACTTTGTCGAGCCAAAGAAGATGTCCATGATCGGCATGGCGACAACAAAGCGCCCGCCCACAGGCACGGGCATGTGGGGCGACACAGTCCGCGACTCCTTGGGGGTGTCGTCCGAGCACCTATAATCGTTGCTCGACAGCGGCCTAAAGCTAAAGGCCTTGACGAGGGAGGCGGCCGTGAAATACACAAAAGGCTCGTCGGCACGCGGCTCGTCATTCTTCTTCTTGGCCGGAGCCGTGCCCGACGCCTTTGGCGCATCCGGTGAGGCATGCGCCTCCTTGGCCTCGGCGTCCTTTGCCTTGGCATTGTGCTCACAGAGGCGCGCCTTTTCGGCCGCGCCGAGGAAGAACCCCTTGTCGATCGCCCTGAGCATGCGGTCAATCTTGGGCGACATGCCGGGCGCGCTGCGCGCGACGCGAGTGACGAGCGCCGCCGCACACGACCACGTCGCATAGACATCGTCGCCGTCGTAATAGGCGCACGCGTTGGTCATGTCAAAGTTGCACACGACCTGCGACGCCGACCGATAGGGCGTAAAGATGACCTGGACGGGCACCGACCGCCCCATGGTGTCAGAGGGAGGCCAAAAGGTCGCCACCGACCCGGTGATCTTGGCGCGGCATCCGGGAGCCGCGGCAAAGAGTCTCTCGACGACACGCTCAAAAGCGGCAGTGCGCGCCGCGTGATCCTCGCCCACGATCCACAGGTCAATGTCGGAATCGGCCAGCCAGTGCTGCGTCTTTGGGTTCTGGATGGCATTGACGATGGCGCCTCCGGCCATGATGACAGACTGCGACTCTATGACACCGTCGGCGCCGAGCAGAACATCGGCAAAGACAGGACACATCGTTCGGATGGTGTGCTCAAAGGCGCCTATTCCAACAGACGCTTCGCCCAGGAGCCACTCGATGCGCTTGTCGGCACGGTGTAGCGGCTTGCACATGCTAAAGCCACTCCCAAACACCTGATCGACGGCATTGAGCGCCAGGGACCAGTCGCGCAGCGCCTCGACGGCAATCTCACGTACGCTGGTACTGTGTTGCGTGATCAGCATGGCCAACGCGGCGAAAAGGTCGTAGGATGTTTGCGGCACGCTGGCGGCCGCGACCCGCTTGCCGATGTCCATGGCGGAGTCCAAGATACGATTGCCCAGCGTCATGTACTTTGCGACGTCGCTGTCGCTCGCGCCGCCATCTTTGGCCGACCTCTCGAGTGGGAACAGAGTCGCCACGATATTGTCACTGCCGCGCGGGCGGCACGTGCCGCACCTCGCGCGCAGCGCATCGTACATGTAGGCGATGAGCACGGTGCTTGCATCGTCGAGCGAGACGATCCTGCGCAGATTGGCTGCGCACGTGTCGACGGCGTGGCGCGACTCTAGCGCGACGAGCGCCTTCCAAAACTTTACGACCCTGTTGAGGCTCAAGAGCCCGCTCCACGCCGCATTGGTGTCGTCATCCACGGGGACAAGCCCGAGCGTCTCCATGAGGTGGTCGCAGTCGCACGGGGCGATGCCGGCGGGCAGGGTAAAGGTGACGCGAATGGGTTCGTCGTGCTTGGCATCGGCGTCCCTCTTACGCAGCGCTTGGATGACAGCGTCGGTAAGGAACCCGCTGCGGTAGATCGTGAAGCGGTCGAGCGGCACCGCAAAGGACCTCGAATCGGTACCCTGGGGCGCCTTGATGATGACGGTGACGTCCTCGTTGGCGTTGGTATTGGTATTGGTGTTGTCAGTAGCGAAAAAAGCAGTCATCTTCTGGGTGGTTCAGCGGTGGCTTGAAGGTCTTGCAGCGAATATTGTCGGTGGTTCGAGCGCAAAAGGCAGAGATGTGAGTCGGTACTGATGAATGCCAGGTTTCGAGCGCGGTCCGCTTTTATGGCAGGGCCAGAGACCGGTGATTTGGTCCCCGTGTCGTCATCATCCGCTGGATTGCCATGCATCGGGCTTTTTCACTCGCGCGCACCCTAAAATAGGCCATTGGCTCGCATTTTTTTCACGAGTGCCTTGTTGTTTGGCGCTGCGCGCGCAGAGAGAAGCAACACGAAAAAAGTGGCCGGCATGCGTTGTCAAAAAAATCGCCGCCGCAGCAGCGCAGGGCCACGTTGCGCTCCGTGGGTCCTTCCGCGTGCCTATTTTTTTCCGCCCTCCCGTGTGCCAACCAAGAAAAAGACATTGACAGATGTGTCCGCTCTCTCTCTCTCTCTCTCTCTCTCTCTCTCTTTGTCTTTGTCTTTGTCTTTGTCTTTGTTCTCTCCAGGGCCGTCTCTCTTTTTTCTGTCGATGCTCCCAGTGCCGCAAAAAAGATGGGATGCACCGTCTTTATTCATGTTTTTATAGACCTAATTTTTCACTCTTTTGTCATCCTCTCTTTATGGCATGGCGACGATCTTTGCGCCAGCGCTCTGTGCCATCCCCGGTCTCTGGTCGCCGGTTTTCCGGGTGTCTCTGGTTTTTGTCGCCCTTGCCCAACCGCCGATACCGGCACGCCAAAGAGAGGAAAAAGATGCCACAGAAAACACCAGGAAAGACAAACAAATACGACGGACGGTTCTTGGCGTGGTTTTCTGTGTGTGCCGGGCCGGCCGCTCGGGCGCTCATGTAGGCGGTCGGTTTTCTCTTCCCGTAATTTACTCTTTTTTTTACGTATGCCGCCGTGTCTTTTTCCTCCTCCGTCGCCGTTACACCACTCGCTCCACCAAACAGGTTTGTCGCTGCCGGGTCGGATGCGTCCCGTGGCACTCATGGTCACGCTACCCGACCGCCCAGCGACACCTTTTTTGAGCGCGTGCATTGCCTTGACATCTTTTTTTTTCTTTTTAAAAAAAAGGTGCTGTTGGTAGCACCAACAGCGGGCAAGCAAGCATGCCGTCGACTGTGGCAAAAAACCTTTTTCTTTTTGAATCATGGACGCGGTCTTACGGTTCCAGAGGTTTTTCACAAAGCCCAGCGTGTTTCTGGTTGGCGTTTTTTTTTGGTGCGCCGTCCTAGGAAATTGTGGGCACGCGGACACCACCCGCCATTCCATCTTTGCTCAGACACAGATGGTTGAAAAAAGAAGAAGAAATGACGGTTTTTCTTTCTCAACCTAAAAGATCACGTCCATTTCGTCGCTGCTCTCGTATCCGTCGGCTTCGGGTCCGCGCGCGACGAGAAGCGCCGCCCCGGCCAGGTTGCCCAGAGCGCGCGCCAACACATCGGGCGTCATGCGCACAAAGGCAAAGCGGCGTGTGGGTCGCGGCCCGTAGAGCACATAGTTGCCTATGGCCTCGGGCACGTCAAACACGCCGACGCGGTTCGCAGGTTGGAAATTGGCAACGGCACCGGCCAGCAGGCGCGCCACGGCCGGTCCAGGGTCGATCGGATACATCTCCCAGCCTGCGGACGATCGGCGCACCAGCGGCAGCAGCCGAGGCGCGTCGATGGTCACGCCCTCGACGCGATCACCGTCCACAGACACGCTGGCGTGCGCCACCGGCGTGTTGCCGTACCACAGCACGACATGGTGCATGCCGTCGACAGGCGGATACGCCACGATGGCATAGGGGCGTTCCGGGTTCGCGGTCGCCGCGTCCGTGATCAAACCGGCGGCGCGCAGGCGCAATATGACGGCAGACACGACGTAGCGCGCCAGGGTCATGCCCGAGAGGGCGCCGCTGTCGGCCTCGTCCATCGCTTCGAGCACCGAGCGCGGGGTCACGAGCCCCGGGAATACGTCGAGCGTCTCGGGCACTGCGGTCTCGACCAGACGCAGCGCATTCCAAAACCACGTGTACACGCGCACGATCTCGGCGCACGCGGCCGCGCCGGTGGTGTCGCCGGTGCCAAATGCCACGGGCAAGTTGATGCCGGCGGCGAGCGCCGTGAGCAACGTGGCCTGTGCGTTGTTCAAAGGGGCGCCGCCCTGCGTGAGTTGGAGGCAGGCGTCACCGGCGTCCTTGGCCGTGTGCAACACGGACGTCAACTTGTGCGACATTGGCCCGATGGTTGCGGGCGCGAGCAGTTGTGCGCGCGAGGTTGTCGCCATCGTCGAACCTCCCCGTGCCTGTCGTCGCCGTTGTTTGTCGCCTTGGGCAACACCACAAAAAAATAAAGGCTGCCGAGGTTGACGAGCCGCGACGAACGCCAGTTGATGGTGGAAAAAAAGAGCCAACGCACAAGACCAAACAAGGCCGCCTCCTCTTTTCTTTTCTTGTTTCCTTTTCGGCCCTCGTCGTCTGTTTGTTTGTGTTTCTCAAAAAAAAATTTTCTTGGTATTTTTTCTTTGCGCCCTTTGCGTCTTCCTTTCGAGTTGCGCGTGTGCTTTTATGGGGGGTTTTCTCTCTGCTGGCCTGTTCCTTGCTCTTTGGGGGTCGTGGACTCTGGCAGCGCCGGCGATCGGACGACCGTTGACCAGAAGAGAGGGCGCTCCTGTGTACAGCGCCGATTCCCACCGCCCAGTTTTTGTGCCTTTTTTCCCTCTGGTCTCATTGGTGCGCCTTGTCTCGGGTCGCCTATCGTTGCCGCCCGCATTTGGGGGGAGGGGGATACAATCAAGAGACCGCCACTGGACGTGGCTCATCTCACCCTCTATCGCAAGAGGCTCTCGAAAAATCGTATCGCGTGCCCAGTGGTTGGTCTCTTCCTGGGGCTCTCTGGGCTCCCGCCCCACGCGCACTGCCGACACAAAAGTGTGCAGTCGGGAAAACAAAAAAGGCCACCGCAGGAAAAATGTGTGCTGGCAAAGGCGCGTGTCGGGCAAACCCCGTTCGACCCGAATGGAAAAAGGGTACAAAAAATCGATGCCTCTTTTTTTTCGATATGGAAACAAGGCCTTTTCGACACTGCCCCGGGGTGCCCCGTGTTTATGGCGCGCGATCACGACAAGATGTGCGAAAAATGGCCATTGGCGCAGAGAATGGTGCACATATTTTTGTGCCGAGACAAAATGCATTCGCGAGGCGACAACTTTTCCCGTGGGTCTTTTTCGGTTGACGTGCTCTGCGTGCCGAAAAAAGGGGGTCTGCCTTTTTCTTGCTGTGGCGGTTTTGGCTTTGGGGGGAGGCCCTTTTTTGCCCGGTCTCTGTGGTATGATGAGCGACAGGAAAAGTTTTAGAAAAAAACACAAAAGGACTGCGATCGTGCTGCCGTCATCAAGAGCCTACACGCAAAAGGGATCGCCAGCGCTTGTCGCATGAGCGACACCAAGGAAAAAACGACTACACACACGTGTACGCATACGCGCGTGCCAGCACAATTTTGTACCAGCGGCCGTTTTTTTGTATCTTTTCTCTTTTTCCTTAAAACAAGAGGATGATGGCATCAAAAAAAAGGCTTTTTTATGAAAATGGATGATGATGGGCGTGCCGGTTCGCAAGCAATTTCACCCACGACAGAGGCCGACCGCAATGTCAGGGTACGACGGCGCTCCTGCCATAGGCTCTCTCAAACTCGGCCAGGGTGACGCTGTACATGTCGGGCACCACCTCGTTGATCTCGCGTTCCGACAGGGCAGCCTTGATCGTGTGGGTAAAGTCGGCGAGGATCTCGGCGCGCGACCGGCCAGCCGCATAGTCGCCCGCCAGCTGGGCAAAGGCCTCGCGCGCCGCGACGTGAAAGGCGGGCGTGCATTGGCCCGGCGCCAGGTGTTCCCAGAGGCCGGCGTTGCCCAGGCGCTTCATGCTCTCGGGACACGACGCAAAGCAGCAGCGGTCGGCCAAAAGACCCGATGGACGGCCCGTCTTGGGGTGCTTGGACATTGTCCACGGATCGTCTGGGTGCGCCAGGTTGTGGGCCTCTACCTGTGCCACGGTGAATACCATCGGCATACCCACGTGCGCGTCGCGCCAGGCGGCCCGCAGTCTTTCGCGCTCGGCGGCCGCCTCGGCCTCGCGTCTCTGTCGTTCAGCCTCACGGAGACGCGCGTTCTTGGTCGAGAGCAGTTGTTGGTAGCGTGTCGTGCGCACGCGCGCTGCGGTCGCCGCCAAGTAGGCCCGGCACGCGTTGACGCTGTCGAGCGGCTCCAATTGCGGAGCGCCCGTGTCGGGGTCGTTGCACCGTCTGGATGCCGTTGGCCTCTGCAGCGCCTGTGCCGCCAGTGCCGCCACGCACAAGGCCACGTCGTCGCTGTCGGAACTTTGGACATCAATGTTCCAGTAGGATCGGATGAATGAGACCGTATCCATCGCGCGCGAATCCTTTAGCCCCTCGGCCACAAGGCGTGCGCATGTCTGCTCGCCGTCGGCCGACGATGCCACAAATGCAGAGATGGCGTCAAAGGCCAGAGGCGCGTGGTGACCGGCATGGATGGCGGCGGGCGCGACGCGTTCGTACATGGCCCGTGCAAGGGCGACACCGACGAGAACGTCGACAATGGGGGACTTGACCGAGGGCGCTCCGTTCGACAACCAGTTCAGGCACGCACGCCCGGTAGCAACCGCCGCAGTCTCGTCGTAATCCCCTCCAAAGGCAATGTCGTTGGGTTCGCGCTCGCTGTCGGCCAAAGGCACCGGGTAGTCGCCTGCAATCGCCAGCATCGTCTCTAGCGCGTCGATGGTGTGGTCGTCGTCATGGTGTTTGGCGTCGTCATCTCCATCATCCCTATCCTTTGCGTCACAAGTGCCACCGGCTTCTTGCAAAGTCACACGAGGCGAATCGCCTTGGTCGTCACCATCACTGTCGCCGGCATGGGCGATGCATGACCCCATCCCTTTCCCGCTGACAATGTCGGCGAGCGTGCAGGCGGCACTCGCGTGCTTTGACGACGCGGCGGCGGCAGCCTCGACAATGGCCTGCGCCAACATGGCCCTGGCGACGGCGGCGAGTCTGTCGGGCGATTGCACCAGAGTGGCGGTTTCGCTGCGCGCCACCATATAGGCGAGTGCCTGCGCGATGCGGTGCACGTGCGACTTGGTGGTGAGCACCGAACCGCACACAGAGGACCCTTCAGCTGTGCCCGCCAGCGATGATGCAATATGAGCAGCCCGGTCGTTGGTCTTGACGATGTGGGCCACGTGGAGCACGAGGCGCAAGAGCACCGCGGCATGGGCGCACGTCATCGTGTCGCGCCCATGATGACCGGCCACCTGCGCAGCGGCGCGCATCATGGCCAGCGCGGGTACGGCCGTTGCCTGGCTGGTCAAGACGACGCTGGGGTTGCGCGCGCACACGACACCCAGGTAGACCGCGGCGAGCGGCGATCGCGCATAGGCGTCGTAGGGCGCCGGATGCGCGGGATCGCGCACCACCACCGCGTCGGTGATCCTCCTGCGCGACAGATCCTCGACGAGCGTGTTGGTGGCCAAGGCGCAGATGAGGTCGTTGGTGCCGACAATGTCACACGAGACGTAGCGCACCGAGAGGTGCCACGGTTCGACCACGCACGACGCCGGCCGGTAAGTCTCGATGCCGTAGCCCAGCATGCCAAAGGCCGAGAGGATCATGTGCTCGTCGAGTCCATCCGCGCCCCCGGCAGCAGCGCGCACCCTGTCGTGCTCATCGGGCAAAGTCGCTTCGGTCCACAGTTCGTCGGCCGTCTGCTGCGAGATAAACGACACGGGCGCCTCGTGGTCGTCTGCGGCCTTGTGCGAGGCACTTACAAAGTCGCCTTGTGCTGTCGCGCCAGCCTTTGGATGGGGTCGCGCCAGAGCGGCAAGAATAGACTTTGGGTCGTGTGGGGTTTGGTGCGAGGCGGCCGCGCGTCTGAGCGCGGCGACGCCATACTTGGCCCTGCTCATGTCGTTCACATAGGCGGCCATGTCCGAGGCGGCCGCCTGCGCAACGAGTTGGGTCGAGCGGATCGAGGCCACGCGACCCCGCGAGGCCTCCATCGTGCGTCTCATGAGGCGCACACGCTCGTACGGCGTGCGCGCCCCCGAGAGCCGCGCCAGCGCGCCCTTGTTGAGCGCGCCCGACGCGTCAACGCTGTCGAGCACCGCACCAAGCAACGCCACGGCGTCCATTGCGTTGAGACCGTTGCGACCCGACACTTGGGCCATGGCGACGCGTGTCGCATGGTCGTCCACGGTCTCCAAAACGAGCGTTGCAGTGTCGAGGTCCAGTCTGTCGACAATGCTGACGGGCGTGACAAAGCCGTCGATCGTCACGTGAGACGGCGGTCCGGGCGGACCCCGGACGAGGACAGCAATGCGATCGCCGGCCACACGCACGGTCGACTGTGGCGCAGTTCCGGCCAGCGTGACGGCCCGCAGCGACCCGGACGCCGTTAGGTCTGTGGCGTCGCGGCCGCCGCTCTCGTGAGCGCCAAAAGAGATGGTGCGCAAGCGCCCGACGCCCGAGCCGACCACTGCAGTCGTATGGGCCGCGAGCGACGCGATGACCGGCTCGACATCCGTGGCCGTGTGGGCTACGGCAAAGGCCCCCTCGGCCGAGACAGACATTGTCGACAGAGCGCTATGAGTCCACATGCCGGCGCGCGTGTCGGCCGCCGCCGTGACGTTGATGACCGAAACGAATGAATCGCAGCCGGCTTTGGAGAGACGACTGGCCGACGCATAGATGGAAACTTTGAGCAGGTCACCCGTGCGTTCGGCATCGTTGACGCCGTCGGTCATAAAGACAAACTGGTAGACGGGACGCTCGGCGTCGTGGTGGCCATGCGCATCCTTCAAAACAAACTGTACGGCCGCTTCGACGCCGCGGTCGATGCGCGTGGTCCACTTGCCGTCCTTGGTCGATGCCCGGAACCACGCCGACGTGACGTGGGGAAACGTTTTGGCCTTGTCGTTGAAAAAGATCGCCGACGCGTGTTGAGGCCTGACGACGTCGAGGTACCCGGCGCATGCGGGCAGGACCACGCGACGAAAGGCCCCCGCCATGGACCCGCTGCGGTCCAGGATAAACACGACGTGGAGGTCGCGTCTGGACGTGGTTGTCGCTGCGCCGTCGGCACGCGGCTCAACGACCAATAGACCAATGCCGTCGTCGGTCAGGCGCGTGTAGATGGCCGCATCCGATGACGCAGCGACTTTGGCGTGCTTTGCCTCTGCTGGGTCGTCGCGCCTTTCCATGACCACACAAACCGTCGCGAAGAAAGTTGGATGCCCTTTGCTTGCGCGGGTGCCTCTATCTGTTTTCTTCTCCTTTTTTTCGCCCTATAAAAATGGGGTCGTCGGGTCTGAGGCGACAAGAGGGGAAAAGGCGCGTGTTGTGCGTGCGTGCGCTGTTGTCGGTGCCTGTGCCTGTAGCGTTGGCGATTGTGGTAGAAGATGCCTGGCAAAGGAGATGTGGCTTCTTTTTTGTGGGCCTTCGTGTCGCTCGTTGACGTTTTTTTTCTTATTCAATTGCGCGGCGTCTCACCCGCCGCTCAGCCATTCGTCCACCTTTCGGCTCTGACTTTTTTCCTATCTTTTTTCTTCCCTCTGGAGCAACAAGGAAAAACATTCAAGCGCGAGGCCAAGCCGAAAAAAAAAAAGAACCAGCAGAAGAAAAAAAGAAGAGAGTCCAACAGCACGGGCGCGCCATGCCTTTGACGGGAATGTGCCGCCACCCCCCCCTATTGCACCACAAGGAGCGCGCGGAAAAAGAGGCGGGACGGTCCGCCACGCGTGGCTGGCGTGTATTTGGGGACGAAAAAGGAAACCAAGAATCGGCATACGGCGCCCATTTCTTTTTTTTTCGACGGGACAACAGAGATTGCGCCAATGTGGAAAAGAACACGCGATCTGGTTTTTGGTAAAAACCCTTTGTCATTTGCTCGCGCTGGCGCCCTCTGCTCGTGCGCCGTAGCCCTTTGCCTGGGATTGACCGCCCTGATGCGGCGCGCCTTTGCGCAAAAAAACCAGAGTCATCCCCAATCCAGTCGCATCCTACCTGTGGTGCGCCCCTGTATGCCCGCACGTGATCTCCTAAAGAAAAAAATACCACAAAAGTCTTGGAACCATTTATGTGCATCCTTTTTTTGTCTTTTCGTGCCAGCGCAGAAAAAAGTCGTGGTGCACATGCAGACACCAAAGCGCGCTGCCTCTGCCTCGCCGAGGGGCGACTCAGTGTCGAAAAACCATCCCCCACCACAAGACAAGCGCGCTCGGCCCTTGTTTTATGGCCTTTTGCAAGCGCGCATCATCTATGAAAGAGACGAAAAAAGTCATTTAGACAAAGGCTGTTTATTTGTTTTTATTTTTTTCCTTGTTTATAGTGCGCCAGCGCACCACAAGCAAGAGGAGAAGGAGAGACGGCGAATGGTACATGGGACGTCGCAGCGTTGTGCCATCGGGATGGAAAACGAGTCAGAAAAGGGACAACGCGACGACGCCCCATTTAAAAAAAAAAAGAGGGGGCCGAGCGTCACAAAAGGCGGTTTGCCTCCCTGCGCCGGGAGAGGCGCGTCGGCAGCGGCGGTGCGCGCTCTAGATGACGATGGTAAAGACCGATCCGGCGGCGGTGCTCGAATCGCAGTTGAGCACGTTGCTGATGACGGTGCAGTTGGAGTTGGTCAGCGTCGAGCGCACGATGACCGTGTCGCTGTTGTAGATGTAGTTGCTGCCGAGGCCGCCGACCTTGACGATCTGGAACCACTTGGTGATGTTGGAGCCCGAGCAGTAGATGTTGTTGTCGTTCTTGCCAGCATAGTTGCGCGGGAAGCACCACTTGGAGAGGGCGCCGCCGTTGAGGATGGCGGGCTGCGTGGGGCTCTCGGCATAGGTGGGGTACGGCACGTTGATGCCCTCCAGGGTGAAGATGCCAGCATCGGCGAGGTTGGGCTTGGCGACGCATGTGAGCGGCTTGTACGAGTCGGCCTCGTTGATGTAGCAGTAGGACGCCGCCGGCGCATAGTAGAAGCGGATCGCGCCACTGTAGTAGATCTGCGCGTCGGCGGTCGCGGTCAGCGCCAGGAGGGCCACCATGGCCAGAGCGGCAAGCGAGGCGAGCGAGGAGAGGCGATGGACGTTCATGGCTGTTGTTGTTGTTAAAACGAGGAGATGCTGGCTATTGCTCTTTTATCTCGATGAGTTGTTGTGTTGCTTGTTGTTGATACTTTTGGCGGTTGTGCCTTGTTTGTATAAAAGGCGATCTTTGGCCAATGGCGTTGCGATGTCCTTTGCGTTTCATCCCCAATCGGCTGCGCGTTGTCTCGGCGCATGCGTGTTTTCGTACATTCACAGGGAAACCGTCTACCCGGATACGTGCGATACGTGTTCACCGGAACTTTAGTGCCTATTTGGCATGGCGTAAAAGGAACCGCACGGTATCAACTCGACCGTATCCGCGGCTACGTGTTTTTCTCCCCGCCGGCGCGCTCGCCGACACCCACAAACAAAAAAGGAGCCCGGTTCCCCGCCGGCGGCATGCCCATGTCGCGTGCCATCCCGTAAACCTTTGTTTTTCTTTTCTTTTTCATATGTCTTCTTTTATCTGTTTTCTTTCTTACTTGTCAAAATGCGCTCGGCATTTGGGCGCCGTGAAAAAGGGGCAACCGGACGCCTCAAAAAAAATGGCACGGCATTATTTTCTCTCGCCCCGTGCTCTTGGCGCGTGCACGCCCCTCCCCCATCGCGGGACGGCACAATCGGTCTTGCCTTTTTTCCCCTATTTTTCCCCTTTTCTTGCCGGTGGCCAGGCATCGCGATGCCCCAACATTCGCGTCCCCGCGCGCTCGCCACCTTTTTAAACCCAACAACTTTAAGATGCACTGTGGCGGTGGACCGGGGCTGCTTGGTCCCGTCTGTTCCAATCGCATTCTGCAAGTCCCCCTCGGAACACGCGCACCCAAAAGCAAAGCGCAAGCAAAAAAACAGTAAAAGAGAAAACAGTTGATTCGTGTAAGAAAAAAAAAGAAAACTAGTCGCGGTTATCCGAGCGCCACCTGCCGGCACGGTCTTGCGCCGACCGCGCTGCGCAGTGGCAGAGAAAAAGAGAGGAAGAACATCACGCTAAAAAATCGGGGTGGGGCACACATGCCAGGTAGCACCAAAAAGCGCTTTATGATCGCGTTGGTACATTGGACACGGCGCGCACATAGGGCGCGATTTGGTCGTCCCATAGGGGCGCCCAGCCGATGACGGCGCGCGCCACGCCCGCCCTCACAGCGTCGGCGATGTGCGGGTCGACGAGGCGCGACGTCACCAGCGTGGTCACTTCGAGCAAGAGCGCGTCGACCGGCAGACACGTGTCGGGCGCGCGGGGCGCGAGCACCCCCGCGGGCAAGGCCGTGCCCGGCCGCAGCGCGGCAACGCGCAACCACGCGGCGAAACGGCCTGACGGTTCGCCAACGGCGGCGTCGGCCGCCGCCATGGACGTCTCGTCCGACGCCTCCCAAAAGGTGCGCGCCCGTGTGTCCCACAAGACCCATGCCGCCCAGCGCCACACGTAGCCATTGGCGGGTCTTGTCGACGGTATCCTCGATGCCATGAGCGCGAACCGAGTCCCGTTGGCGTGCGATGACCCATCGGGCGGCCTAGAGGGACAGGCCGACGCCACGCCCACCAGGAGGACGCGCGGCGGCGCCGATTGTGCCATGCGGGGCGGTGCCAGCGTAAAGGACGGCGTCGTGGGCACCGGCGGCACAGACCCGGCAACGGCGCGCACAAACGCAGTGCCCTCGGCGACGGCCGCGGCCAGTGCCGACTCGTGGGCTGCCATCGACGTCGGTCCGGTCATCTCCACGCCGAGGGCACAAAAGGCGCGAGCGATGGCGTCGGCCGCGCCCACGGGATCGAGCGGCGCGCCGGCCTTGATGCGTGCGGCTTCCAGTCGCGATAGGCCAAAGTCGCGGCGCAGACACCTGAGAACGTCTGCGGGCGTGGGCGGATTGCCGATGCGGCCGGCGATGGCCGGCTGCCGCGCGACGTCGGCGCGCGCTACGTGCGACCAAAACGGCCCATAGATGCGCGACAGCACATCGCAAAGGTGGGCACGTGCGCCACGCCCCGGCGCCGGTGCCGTCTCGCGGACATAGGGCGCACGGACCCATGCGCCGTGCGCCAGCCTCACGATCGTGGTCTCGACCAGGGGCGACGCAGAGGTGCCGGGCAGCATCGAACATGCGCGCAAGAGGTGCACCCGCTCGATGGCGCCCATGAGCGTGCGCATGTCAAAGTCGGGTCGATGAGGCCGTTCGTCGATAAGGGATTGACCGTGGCATCGCTGTTCCACAATCATGTCGTCATCGCTACCGAAACGGTCGTCCCCAATAGGATCTTTGATATTGTTTCGGTCCTCGCCAAAGCCACCGTCGTGCACATTGTGCCGGTTGCAGTCATTGTTGTCAATGTCGTCGTCGACGTGTAGAAAACCTCGGATCGGTTCAGGGTTGTTGTCGACATTGATGACTGTGTGGTGTTGTTGTTTCCGTCGGCGGGCGATGCCCGGTCCCCCGAGCAGGGCGGTCCACTCCGCCGTCGTTGTCATCGCCGCTGCAGGTCCGGGCGCGTTGGGTGTTGTCGTCGTCGCCATGTCGCTTGCCCCCCTTTTTCTCTTCCCGGCCAGGTTGCGCACGGGTTTTTCTTCTTTTTTTTCCACTAAGGCAAGAACCCTATGTTTTTCACTGTTGATGCATGTTGTGTTTCAGACACGACCGCAATTTAAAAAAACACAAGGAGACGCCACAGAAAAAAGAGAAACTTGTGACAATATCAAAAAAAACGCCAACACAAAAGAAGCGAAAACAGGGCGGGAAAAAAAGCGACTGCTACCTTTTGTTCGTCGCCCGAGACTTTGCGAGCCTGCCGGAAAAAAAAGGAGAGGAAAAAATTATGATGGCGGCCTCTGGGGCGAACAACGCATGCACATGCACACACGGCCGTGGTTGCGGGTACTTTTTTTTGGCCCTCTTTTTTTTGTCTTGTCTTTGGCCCGATATGGCCTGTGCGTCGGCAGTGACCTCTTCTTTTTTTTGTCTGAGCCTCGGGGCGGGAGCGCGCTTGGTTTGTTGCGCCGACTGTTGTCCCCCTTTTTTGCCGCTGGCCAACGCATCTAAAAAAGCGTCCATGAGAAAAAAAGCAACTTAAATGACAGCCAATGGGCGCACATCATCACGCACTCTGGCAGCCGCAAATGACGGACGCAACCCAGAGGCAAACAACGTGTGGGCGATGCGGGTTCACAAGAGGCCGGTTCGGACCGACGACCCGGTCTCTTGTCTTGCCGAAAATCCACCCCCGTGGGTGATCTATTTGCTTGCAGACAGCACGAGCGAAAGAAACAGGAGGGAAAGAAGAGAACAATACGCTTGCACAAAAAAAGCAGTGAAAGAGGGGAGAGCGCAAAAAAGAAGAAGAAAGAGGGAAAAAGGGCACGCAGGACATACGGACAAAAAAGGCGCCAGAAAGAAAAAGAAGACAGAACAAATGGACGCAACCATTTGTGCCGGGGCGCTGCCGTCCGAACTTTGGTCCGCGGTGTTGGGCGCCGTCGGTCGCCCGTGGCGTCCCGTGGCCGCGCGTGTTTGCCGCAGGTGGCGAGGCATCGTGCTCAACCTCGGCGAGATCGATGGACCCCGGCCACCACCAGATGTCCCGCTGACGCAAGTCGAATCGCTCCGACTGCGGGAGCGCCTCGCCGGGGTGCGTCAACGCGCGGCACATCGCGGTCTCTGGCTCGGGGTCGGGCTCCTCGTAGAGGCGGCCGCCCTGCCACAGGGAGCCATCGACATGCTTGCGTGGTTGCGCGGCGAGGTCAAAGGCGACAGCAACATAACGCCGGCTGCGCCTCGGCCCATACCGTGGCACCCCGACGCGACCAAGGCCGCATCCGGCGCCGGCAATCTGGCCGCATTGGTGTGGCTCGACGCGCGCGGCTGCCCGCTCGACGCGCGGCGGTGCGCCGCCGCCGCTGCCTCCAAAGGCCATTTGGCCGTGCTCGGGTGGCTGCGTCGATGGCACGAGGCCGCTTCGCCTCTGGAGCCGAGCGCGCCCTTGTGGGACGAGACGGTTCACCGGGCGGCGGGTTCTTGCGGGCGCATCGACGTGTTGCGGTGGCTTGATATCGAGGGCTGTCCGCGCTCACCGATGGCGTTTGTCGAGGCGGCGCGTGCCGGCCACTTGGACGTCGTGCGCTGGCTGGCCGCGACCAACGGCCGCGTGGGTGCGTTTGTTAGGCCTCCGCTAGATGCCGCGTGCAAGGCCGCCAAGCGCGGCGACGTCGCCATGATCGAGTGTCTATACGTGGCGGGGTGCGAGGGCATGGACCACCCGTGTCTCACAGAGGTAGCGGCCGCGCACGGCCACGTGGCAGTGCTCGCGTGGCTGCGCACGTGCCTCGATCCGCCGTGTCCGTGGTCGCGCTACACAGCGCCGCGCGCCCTAATGGGGGGCCATCTCGATGCATTTGACTGGCTCGTGCGCGCCGGTTGCATCATCGACGCCAACTGTTTTGGACCCGCAGCGTGCGGCAACATACCCCTTCTCGCGTGGCTGCGGCGCGGCGACGACGATGAAGACGATTGCCGGGCGCGCGACGCGTATCATAGTCTGATTGCCGACCGCGACGATGACGACCCCATCACGCGCGCCCAAAAAGAGGCCGTGCGGCGCCTGCCGGGATTACCCAAGGCATGCGACTGGGCCGGCTTCGAGTATGTCATCTACCTAAACGCAGCGTGCTATGGCGACGTGCGCACGCTCGAGTGGCTGCGCGCACAGGGTCTCGTCTTGACGGAATACGCCGCGCACGATTCCTTTACGGCAGCCATTGCGTGCGGCCGCGTGGGCGCCGCCGGATGGATGGCCGACGCCGTGCCAGGCGTGTGTCTGTCGCGTATAAACAGAGTGATACAGCCGATTGCCGACGGGCTCACGCGAACGCTGGGATGGCTGCACGACAATGGCATCGCGTGGCCGCCTCGATCGCATTCAGAGGCATCCCGTTCTGGCCAGGTCGGCGTGTTGGCATGGATGTATGCAAAGGAAGGTTTGCGCCTGCGGGAGAACGACGCTGCGCGTGCTCACGGCCAAGCATGCAACCGTGCCGCCCAGGCAGGGCAAATCGATGCTGTGGATTGGCTGGTCGACGTCGGGTTCCATCATGACCCCGCTCTCGTCATGATGTGGGCAGTTGAGCGTGCATGCTATGGCTTGCTCAAATGGTGCCGCACTGCATGGGAATGGCCTTGGTCAAGCGACATCGCGGCCGCCGCAGCAGACAACCATCCGGCGCCATTCGTGGGCGCGCTGCGCGACAGCGGTTGTCCGTGGGATACGCGCGTAGCCGCGACCTATGCCACACGCGGCGACCTCGACAGCCTTGTCGCGCTGGGACCCGCCGGCCGGCCGACCGACCCTTGCCCGTGCGATCAAAGCGCGATCGACGCGGCCATTCAAAAGGGCCATCCCCATATCGCCGCCTACCTGCACCGCTTTGTTTACCCGGACGACGCACTTTGACCCACGTTGGCTCCCCTTTTGTTTTTCCCGTCTGATTTACACAGAGGAAAAAAATCATACGAAAATCGCCCTTTCCCCTTGTCTTGCCAAGTGCGGATTGCGCTCGTGTGGCGACGACGGGGCAACTATGGCAACGGCGCACAGCGGCGGTCCCAATCGTGTGCCGTCCGAGAGCGTACCGGCTCTTGTTTTCCCCCGAAATAAAAAAACAAAAAGGCGGCGGTCGAGTTTTTTTATTTGTCGAGGTGACCATCGCACCGCCATTTGGTCTGCAACGGCAGTGCCCAATGGCAAAATAAAAAAAGGGCAACCCGACGAAACAAAACTGCGCACGCCAAGGTCGAGGGTCGTAACATGAGGGCTCCCTCTTTTTTCTTTTCTGCCAAAATATCTTCTCGGCGTTATGGTTGGTTGAAATTTGTCTGCAAAAGGAACCGCGCACAGGGAGGGATCAACAAACACGCGCGCTGCGCCCCCACCCCCAAGCAAAGGCCGCCTTGCCGCGCCGGCGCACAAGAACGTATACCGGAAAAGAGATCCTTTTCCGTTTTTGGTTTATTATCGAGAGAGAGAGAGAGAGAGAGAGAGGAGAAGAGAGAGAAAATGCAAGAACAACGGCGCCGCGCCAGACCAAGAAAGAGAACTCGCGACAAGCGCCGCCGTCGCGACGCCGTCGGCAGTTCCTGCGGGGCGTCGTCTCGGATGGATGTGCCCGTCCAGCCGACGCATGAGTACGAGCGTACAGGTCTCTTGCGCCTGCCCGACGAACTGCTCCTGATGATCATGGCGCATGGCAGCGTCGGCGTCGTGGGGCGCCTTGCGTGCACCTGTCGCCTCCTGGCCGGCCTCGCCCGCGACGACAACCTTTGGAAGGGCCTGTGCGTCCAAAAAGACGACCCCGACATGGAACACTTTGTGCCGCATCCGCATTGGAACTGGCGTTGGCTCTACCGCGCCCACATCTTCCACTCTTGTGTGACGCCGGCTCTCGCGTTGGGTTCGTCGTGGTACGATCGCCACGAAGCCGGCACTTATGCTGGCGAATGGGCAAACGGCCTGCCCCACGGTTACGGTCGCATCACCGAGTGCACCGACTGGGGTCTGTTTACACGCCAGGGCTACTGGAGAAACGGGCGGCTGCATGGCCACTCTATCGTGCACCGCGACTATCAAGAGATATGCCGGGGGGAATTTCGTCGCGATAAGATGCACGGCGCCGTGCGGTTTACCGACGAGTGGGGCGTCGTGTACGAGGGCGAGGCGCGCCGGGGCAAGATGCACGGCATGGGCACCGCGCGGTACGTTGACGGAGGCCATTACCACGGCCAATTCCGACGTGACATGCGCCATGGCCAGGGCACGCTGACGTGGCCTGACGGCAGGACCGAGACCGGCCGGTGGGAGCAGGATGCGATCGTCGCCGAGACCGTCGTGCACGGCCATGTGGGCGCCGTGGCCACACCCCAAGATTAGGCTCGTAAAGGAAAGGAAAAAAATGGCGTCAGATGCTTTCTCTGTTGGCTCTTGCTCTTTTGTTTCTTTCCACCAAAGAAAAAGGCATGCGAAAGAAAAACGTGGGACGCGCCAAGGCAGGCGCCACCCGCCGGGCATCGCGCGCCTTAAAAAAAAAAAGAAAAACGGCGAACATCGAGAGGAAAAAAAGCACACAAAAGGGAGGACGCAGAGCGGGCGCCATCCTGCGCGCCGCTGGCAAAACAGAGACACACCCGAGAGGGGAAACCACAGACGCACTCTTTTTTTCTGTTGTTGTTCCTTTTGTCGTGTTATGCCCGCGGGACTTGTGGACCTGCCCGACGAGGTCCTGCTGACGGTGCTCGCATACGGCGGCGCGGGCGTCGTCGTCCGCCTCGCGCAGACGTGTCGGCGTTTGTCCACCCTGTGTGACGACGACGCGCTGTGGAGGGATCTGTGCGCGCTTCATCATGGCAGCGCCGACGCTGTTTGCTTTGCGCCCAACCCGTGGCGGGGTTGGCCATGGGTCTACCGCGCCCGTGAATCCATCGTCGTCGCCGGCGAGGGAACTAGCCTCGGGTGTGCGCGTGCGACCCCGGCGCGGCGCTATGCGGGCGAATGGGTCGACGGCGAACCGCACGGCTATGGGCGCAGCGACGAGTGCACCTACTGGGGCATGGTGTCGCATCAGGGCTGGTGGCACCAGGGCCGGCCGCACGGGTTCGGCATTCGGCGTGTGGACGGCGTGGAGACCTACCGGGGCGACTACCGTCACGGCAGGGAGCACGGCGTGGGCAGGGTCCTCGGCAACCTCGGCTGGACCTACGAGGGCGAGATCGCCGACGGCCAACCCCACGGGCTCGGCGTGTTCTGCTACGCCGACGGTGGTCGCCACCGCGGACATTTTCACCACGGACGTTGCCACGGCCCGGGCACGCTGGTGCGACCCGACGGGACAACGACGACCGGGTGTTGGGATGGCGAGCGCGTGGCTCTCGCAGGGACCGAGGACGCCACACAAATGGTCAGAGCGCCCACCGTCGACGCCGACCTCGGAGAGCGCAAAAGGACGATCACGCGCCCTTGGTTTGCCCCCACATCGACCAAGGCACAGCGCACGTAATTTGGGGGCAAAAGGAAAAAAATCAACAAATAAAAAATCGATTAAAAAGGCGCATGCGATGGTGCCCCGGGCCAAAGTCTGCCTGTGCGATTGGGCCGCCATCCACGGCAAGGGATCCCTCAAACAGGGACCAAAATAAAGAGGCGCAAAAAAGACGAGGGCGCCGGCGCCTGCGGTAGGTCCGTGGAGCGCGCCCCAGTTGTTTGTGATTCGACGAAACAGAAAAAAAAGATTCGCCCGAGCCAAAGGGGGCGGGGAAAAGGCCGGCCATAGCGGGCGCGAGCAGAAAGGGCAAGTGGGTTTTTTGCATTTGCCCTCATCAGACAGCCGCAAACAAGACAGGGCGAAAAGAGAGGCATCCCAGAAACAACACTGCAAGAAGAACGCACCAAAGTTCATACCCTTTTTTTAACGGCATTTTTGACAATATCCAATGCAAGGTACAACGCTCGCGGGTCGAGAGGGCCAAGGCATGACCACGGGCCTGGCGGCGATGCCCAGCGAGGTGATCCTCGGCATCGGCCACTTTTTGGAGCGCCCACGCGACGCCGTCGCCTGCATCCTGGCCTCGCCCATTTTCTCGCCGTGCCTCGTCCGCGACTTGGCCGTACGCCACTTCCACGACGACCCCAAGGGCGCGATTGATGCCGGCGCGCCCCTCGCCGTTGTCGCGGCCGTGCTGTCCGTTGACGTTCCCATAGAGTCCCTGCTTGTGCCGGCCGTACGCCGGGGCGACCAGGACATTGTCGACTGGCTGTGTTGCCGTCTAGAGGACGAGGAACACCCCAGCGCGGTCGCCCAAGAGACACACGCGGATGTATGGTGCGGCTGTCCAAACACTTGCATGTACAGCCACCACCGATGGCATCGTCACTTTGAACCAGGGACTGGCCAAGGTATCAAAGCCGCCATGGTGGCCATCGACGCGCGCCGTGCCGACCTCTTGGGCGCGCTCCTGCGCACAGAGGTCCCGTCTCTCGACAGATCCAAGAGAACGCAGATCATGTGCATGACGCGCGCTGCCAAAGTTGGGGACGTGCGCATTGTCGCGATGCTCCACGGACTCGCGCGGACAGGCCGCTTTACCGCCAGCGGCCGATCGACTCTGGCGACGTGCGGGTGCTGCCGGGAGGTGGCCTGCGAGGCAGTTTTGGGCGGTCACGTGCCGTTGCTTGATTGGCTCCGGGAGAATGGGTGCGACGCGGCGCCGCACGCCCATGACGAAAAGATGGCCGGAATCGCCCTGTCGTTCCGCACCGACCCGCCATTGGAGTGGATGTTTGTCACGGCGGCGTTGGACCGGCGATCCATCAACGTCGCGCCGGATTGGATGCGCAGTGCGGCCACCAATGGGTCGCTAGCCTGCGTGCGGTTCATGCACGACCACGGTTTGGCCCCCTGCGACGTCAGCGTTTTGCACACGGCCGCCAGACACGGACGGCTCAACGTGCTAAAATGGGCCGCCGGCGAAGCCGTCGACAATTTACCGCCCAGGCGTAGTCCGGTCGAGGCTTGGCACAGTCCCACAATCGCATGGGCCGCCGCCATGCGTGGCAACGCCGACGTGGTCGCATGGATGCTGTCGAGGCCCGACATGGCATCAGCCGTCACGCCCAAAATGATCGCCTGCGCGCTCACCAAAGGGTACGCCGATGTCGCCCTGGCGGCCCACGCCTCTGGCATGCTCCCGCTCGACCGGTGGGACGCAGTCGAAGTTGCGGCGCGCTCTGGGAACGCCGACGCCGTGCGCGCGATCATCGAGCACGGCGGCATTTACAAGTTGTCGGCCCTCGTGACGGCGCTTGAAAAAGGCCATCAGCGCGTGGTGGCCTGCCTGTGTGATCGCTATGGCACTGCCGACGCGCAAATTGCCATCGACAGCATGACATCGTACGATCACGCCAACGCATGGACGTGGTTGCGCGATCGTGTGCCTGGCCTCTGTGTGGCGCACCCCCTCGCCGCCCAATGGGCGACGTCTTATGGCGACCTTGGTAGGTGCGGCACACTGTGCCAGTGTGCGCGCTGCACGCCGAGCGCTCCACCCTAGCTTTTCTTTCGGTTATTCTGCGGGTCTGTGCACAGGCACGCGTCGTGCGAGGCGTCTATGCGGCGGTTTGCCCCAGGCCACCTACCTTCTTTTTGCCCCCTTTTCAACGCGAGGCGGCATTTGGACGGCGCCATTGAGGTGCTCTTTTTTCCATTCTTGTTCTCTTTTTTTTAACCCCGTATGGCCCCAAACCTTTGGAGAGACACAAACAAAGCAACGATGTACACACGCGCAGGGAGATGCGCACCACGGTTTGTTTGTGCCCCTGTTTCTTTTTTTTTTCCCTCCTTCTTCTCTCTTTGTCCTTGTGCGGAAAAGAAAAAAAACACCAAAGGAAGCGCCGTGACCCCATAGAAAAAAGGATGGAACCGCCAAAAGAGCGTCGCGTGGCTACTGTGCCGCACTTGCGGCGCGATAGGTCTCTTTCATCGTGTTGATCAGTGCATCGAAAAAAGGTCGTGCGTCGGGCAGACTACGATCATGTAACCACGCCAGATAACAAAGGTCGTGTGTGCGATCGGCATCGCTGTGGCGCGCCCGTGCCATGCGCGCGGCCACGTCGCACGCCCACGCCGTCATTTCGTCGCGACGGTCACGCCAAAACGACTTGGTGTCGTCAGTGGCGCTGATGGTGGCGATGCACAGCGCCTGCACGGGGTGAACACAGACGCGGTCGACCAGACACTCGGTGACTGGCAAGGCGAGGACGGTCTCGACCAGCGCCACGCCGTCGACATCGGGCAACCGCCGAACGGCCCTCCACGTGCTGTCCTGATCGCGGTACGAGCCCGGATCGTAGACGCACAGGTCCCAGCGTCGCGTGGCGGCCCACAGCGCGGCCCACACCAGCGACCCTATACCGGCGTTTCCCGCCGGGGCGCCCGCCGCGGCCAGGGCCTGCGCGCAATGGACGGCGCCGCACCCGATGGCGAACGGCAAGAGTCCCTGCGCCGGCGGTACGTGCGGCGCGTAAAAGGGCTGCGTGGGGCGTGGCGCATCGAACCGCGTCGGCCGATCGAGGCCCGTGAGGCGCGCGCAGCCTTTGGCCTCGATCGTGGGCCGGTACGTGACGGGCGCGGCGAGATCGAACGCGGGCAGCGCATCCAAGAGCAGCGCGAGTCGTCGCGGCTTGTCCAAAGCCACGGCCGAGTAAACGGCGGCGCGCGCGACGTCGGCGGGGTCGCACCCCGGCATGCGCACAGACACCAGCGACGCGGCCCACGATTTGGCCACGGTTTCCATGGCGTCGGCTCCGACACGCGCCCACTCGCGGCAGACCAGGCGCGCGCTGGCCACTGTCGTCGCGCAATCGCACGCAACGAGGACGAGCAGGGTCAACTCGTCGGGCAGAGTCAACCACGGAGCCGCAAGAGGACGACAACTCGCCCCGCCAACCAACAAGCATGGCGTCGTCATCGGCGCCGCCGTGTCGCAACCAGCGCCACTGTTCTTTTTTTTTGCTTTTATTTACAATATCTCTGGCTTTTGGCCGCCCGCCCTCAGCCTTTTGCTTTTTTCCTTCCTTTTCGACGTGTCCTTTTTTGATCGGCGGACAAAAGGGAGAGCGCGCGCTCAACAAAGACTCTTGGTCGGCGCTTCCTTTGTTGTTGGTGGAGTGCTCCTTTGGCCGGCCCGTTTGGCGTGCCAGCGAGAGCAGGCCCTTTGGGCCGGTCTCTTTGGTGCGCATGCGCGGCCTAAAATGGAGCGCAACAAAAAAAAGGGAAGTGTGCCAACCAACAGAGGCAACACGGGGTTGGGTGCCAGGCCTCGCAGGTGGAAGAAAAAAAAAGACAAAAAAAAGGCTTTACGCACCGACAAAAGAAAGAGGGACACCAACCAGGGGTCGCCGCAGCCCTCTTTCTTTTCTAGACCAAAAGGCCGAGACGGAACCTGCTGCGCGAGTTGGCCACTTTTTTCTTCCTCGCAACCTTGGCCCTTGCACAAACCAGAAGCGATTGGCCCTTTTTTGCCTTTTTCTTTTCTTTTTTTTTCGAAAAAAGAAAGAAAAGGTTCCTCTTCCAAAGAGAGGCGCGTGTCGCCCGCCGGAAACCTGCCCAAGAAAAAAAGAGACAACCAAAAGGGCACAGCGCCCCACTCGGCCTTGTCCTTGCTGCCTCGCCGTAAAACTGGCGCCAGATTCAATGGGGCACAAACTGGCGCCAGGTTCGACCCAAGATGGCGCTTTCCTTTCCTCCCTTTGCCTGTCGCATTCCATGGTGGTTGGTCCGTGGTAAAATATTAAAAATAACTGATTGCTTATTGGACTTTCCTTTTGTCCGCAATATTCAAAGTCGACATGAATTACACTAGAAAAAGGCGGGTATTTGCATTGTCGCCATTTTTCACCGAGCAGACGAGACACGCAACCGACAGCGGGTCGCACACGAACCACCCAACAGCACAGCGGGGGAAATAACCACAATCAACAACAACGGCGACGATGATGATGATGGCGACACAGGGCGACATGACGACCGTGCTCGGGAAGCGCTCGGCGGAGCAGTGCGCGCACGCCGAGGGCGAGGGCGCCGTTGGCCAGCCCATCGACGGCAGCGTCTCGCCCAAGAGGCTGCGCTGCGACTCGCCGACGCCTACATCGCCAGAGAGCGACGGCCTCTTTGTGTGGGACGGCATCGAGTGCGACGCCGAGGACATCGCCTGTCGCGACCGCATTGCGTTTGCGGCCACAGACGACGCGTTGCCCGTGCGTGACCTTGTCACGGTGATCGCCGAGGCCACCCCCTACCAGATTGAGTTGGCCATGCTACACCTGTTTAGCAGCCCCGGGGCATTCAGTCGCATGTGCCGCGCACTCGCCTCCGAACCCAACTTGCCAAAGAACCTCAACCTAGAGGCGCTCGTCTACCGCGCAGCGCACGAAGACCGACCGAGAATCGTCGCCACCATGCTGTACCGTCTGTGCGAGGAAGACGACGTCGCAAAGGCGCTTCTCACGGCAGTCGAGGAAGACGATCTCGTCGCCGTCAAGGCCATCGAAACCGCGTGCCAGAGCACCGACAACATGTCGGACGGCTCGCATCAACGACTCGCGCGCAACGCGTTGTGCGAAGCCGCCCAGGCCGGTCGCGTGTCCATTGTCGCCTACCTGGTCACCGTGTGCTACCACGACGCCATCGAGGAGGCACTCTCTGTATGCATCGACGCTGCCAGAATGAGTTACCTTGCCCGCGATGATGATGACGACGAGGACGAGGACGAAGAGGATGAGGGTCGTGACGGTGGCGACGGCGGCAAGCAGGACCGCACCAAGTCACACGCCGGGAGCACCGAGGTTGGCGACGAAACCCCCGCCAAGACCGTCGCCGTGTTTGCGACGCTGTGGGAGCACGCCGACCTGTGCGCTCACGACTATATCGCCACGCTCGCGCCGTGCCCGATACGCGACTATCTCGTCAACCGCATCAACGAGGGCGAACCATGCGCCGACAGTTGCATGTCCAATATGCCCGACGACAGCGAAGACGAGGAGGACGAGGACGAGGAGGACGTTTCCACGACAGATGATGGCGGACACTGCAACGAGGACAAGGACGCACACGACGGCCGATGATTGATCGACCGGTCGTCGCTCATTACCCCTCCCCCCCCAATCCTACAATACCTTTCTTTTGCCTCTATTTTCGCGTGGCATTGTATAGCACAAAACGAAAAACAAACCTCTTTCCATCGTGAAACCATCTTTGTCTGTGCCCTCCTCTTTTCTTTTGCAACAACATATGGACAAAGCGGTCGCGTGTGACAATGCCGCCGCAGACCACTTTTTTTACTCAACAACGCCAATAGCGCATGCGGAGCCACTTTTTTATTGTTTGCAAACTAGAGACAAAAGGACCAGAGCACCAGCGCCAGCAGGCAACCGGCCCCGCGGTGCGCCGAGGAGAAAAAGGAAAGAGCCGCACAATGGTGCGGTCCTCCGGCGTGTGCGGACGCTGAGGGCGTTGTCTTTTTTTCGCCAACAAATAAAAATGAAAAAAAAACACACAAGGCTCCCAGGAGGCCTCCCCAGCCTCCCCCCCCCTGCACAGAATGAATGCACAGGGGCAAGACGCGCACAGAGACAAAAAGAAAAACCGTAGCCGATGTCCACAGCCCTTGGTCTCGCAAAAAACTGCATATGATGGCACTGGGAAAAGGATGGGGCCAAGGGACATGATCCTGGCAGGGCGCACGGCCTGTTGTTTTGTCATTCCAGAAACTGCGCGGCGATGCCGATTGCGCCATGCCTCGTTGGTCGTGCGCCTGCTGCAACCGGCAAGATGACAGAAATGGTGGGTTGTAGACATTTTTTTAGGCACCCACAGACCGTCTGCCTTTCGGAAAAAAAAAAGAAAAGGTTAGATCCATTCTTTTGGGGTCCAAGAGCCAGAGATCGTCCCATTGCGCGTACGCTTGAAAGCGATCCCCGTGTCCTTTTCCCCTTTTCGGATGGTCACAATGGAACGACTCGTTTTCTTGTTCTTTTCTTCTTCTCCTCGACGACACAGAAAGATGGAGCGAGCAAATCGAGCGCGCCGACACGCAGGCACGCCCGAGTGTACGCGGCCTCTTTTTGGGACACTCCTTGTTGCATGTAGCGGCCATCAGGTCAATCGCCCCCGCCGTCGTCGTCGGTCAGCCCGACAAAGATCTCCTTGGCGGCCGACTCGTGGTGAGGGCATGCGTGCTTGGCCCATGGCGTGGGCAGGCCATCGGGATGCGGGCGCCAGCCGCGCGCGGCAAACCACTCGACGAGACGCCGTTCGCCGCGTTCTGCCGCCGCCCACACGAGTGCCGACAGGATCTGCGCGTGCCGCATCGCGATGATATCGTGGCCGCGCTGGCGTGCCCACTCGACGGCCGGCACCGACGCGCTGCCAATGCAGTCGTCGTAGGCGACCAACGCATCAATATCCACGTCCCATTCGCTGTGCAATCGTTCGAGCATGTCGACGGGCACGCGCAGCACCCCGTTGCCCGCCAGCACCATCGGCTTGGCTCGCTCCGAGGCGGACAATCGCCGTCGGCGTCCCAAGAGGTATTCGACGATACGGTGCCGGTCGTCTTCACGGTGTCTGCTTATGGCGCGTGAAAGCCCCGCGTCGATGTGGTAGACCTCGTGCTGTCGGTCGGCCAACCATGCGTCGAGCGCGCATCTGATCGTTTCGATACGGCCCGTGTCGACAGCACGCGCGACGAGGTCGTCGGCGAGCGCCGCGGCGATGGTGTGTCGATCAGCGCCGTTCGCCACAAGGTCGCCGATGCACGCCGAACGCAGACCATGCTGGTCGCACAGGTAGCGCGTCACGTCCATGTTTAGGCTGGATACGCTATCGAGCAGGTCGGCAGCCGTCGGCCTGTAGCCGCGTATCTCGCACGCGTAGCGGACGGTCTGCAGATCGAGCCGGCCTATGCTTTGATGCTGCGGGAGCGGGTGGTTGGGCGCGACGCCCAAGGCGGCGGCGAGGTCGATATCGGCGGCGTGACAATCGGGGTGTCCCGTGTGGGCGAGCACAAACGACACCATGTCTCGGTCGTTGGTCAAGTAGAGTAGCCCGCCCATGTAGGCAGATCCGACGGCAGGAAAGAGTTCACGGAGCGCGACCAGTGTGGGCACGTCGCCCGACGGAATAGCGATCATCAACACGCGCGTGGGGTCGCTGTCGATGGCGCAAACCACCCCTTGCGGGTCCGACGACGCCACGCGGGCCTCGATGGCGTCACGGTTGCGAGCGACGAACCGCACCACGTCGGGGTTGCGCCCGCCCGCGGCGCACATGAGTATGCGCCGAGTGCACTTGTTGTGCTCGCTCTGCCAGACAAACTCGACCGTGGCGAGGTGACCCGAAACGCAGGCCAAATCAAATAGGCCCCTGTCGCGCCAGCCGATGCCGTGCAGGCCTGGATTGTGGCGCGGCGTGATCATATCGTAGAGGTCTGCGGTGCCGGCGTTGATGGCGCGAGCGTGGGTCGGGTTCAGGCGATGTAGCATCTTTGCTATCGAAAGGCGCCCGTGCACGACGGCTGTCGCCAGCGCCGCGGGCGTGCACACCGCGCCGTTGGTCTCGCACAGATAATCGACAAGGGCGCCGTGGCCCTCGGATACGGCAGCGACGATCGCACGGTTTATCTGGATGTCGGTCCAGCGGTGGTCTGCCTGCTGGAGGAGGAGCCAACGTACGACGTCGATGTGGCCGCGGCGCGCCGCGTGGCTCAAGATGTCGCATGGGTAGCCCCTGTCTGCATGGACCCAAATCCAGCGCAGAGTCTCTAAGCGACCCGACGAGGCTGCCGTCACAGCGTGGGACCATTCAAAGCGGGCGCCTCGGCGAGCACGCATGTAGGCGAGTGCCTCGGTGTCACCAGCGCGGACGAGGTCACGCTTTTTGGTCCGGCGACAACGCTGGCGGAGGGCTTCGTCGTCGGCCGCACGAAACACGCCCGACGCGATGCACGCCGCGACGTCGCTTGTCTCGGGCAAGGCGTCGAGCACGAGGGCGACAATCTCGGGCGACAGCACCGCGGGTCCGCATAGGTCGGGAGAGTCGCCGTCGGTGCGCGGACGCTTGTGACGCCGAGGGTCGTTTGCTCGTCCGCCATCGTCGGGATCGGGCGGGTCGTTCCTTTTCAGAGGGCTTTTCGGAAGCAGAGGCGTGCCGCGGCGCCGCGAATCGGGGGTCGCATTTGGCCCAGTGCCGGTCATCTTGGTGGTGTCCGAGGCCTCGGCGATCGGCGCCTCCATCGTCGTCGTATATTTTTTCTTCCAGAAAAAAAAAGAAAAGACTCTGGTGCGGTGCTGGTGGCACAAAGAGACAGGTTTTGGCAGCGCCCAATTGATTGTGCTCGCCTTTTTTTTCGTCTTTCTCTTTTTTCCCGTGGTGTGGGCGGTGCCTGCGTCGATGCCAAAAGGACCACGCAGCAATGGCCCCCGCCGCCTTTTTCGCCTGGCCTTGGTCGGCAAAAGGCACGAAAAAAGGAAAACTTTTAACCAATGGCCAAGGGAGCGCACCAGACAAATCCCCCAATCAAAAAAAAACGAGAAATGAAAAGGACGAAAACGCAGCCCTTTTGGCGGCGGCGGCTCAAAACCGCCAATACCAGCGGGCGCTCGCCAGACCGGGCGCGGTTGTTGCGCCCAAAGAAAACGGGAGGGAAAAAAGGGACTACAACCGGCGTGGCGTGTTTGCAGCGCTCCTTTCGTCTTGCGTCCTTTTTTTCCTGCCAAAACCAGCAGACGGGTGGCCTGCAATAGCGACAACGACAACCCAACACCAGAGAGCCAAAAGAACAGCAACAACGGCCAGGGCGGCCAAGAGATTCTTTTTTTTTCGAAAAAAAAAGAAAAGGACAGAGAAAGTACACAAAAAGCCACGGATGCAGCATCAGCCCGAAGGCAAGAAGCGCAAGCGCGAGGCTGCCGCCGACGACCGACCGCTGCCAGCCGAAAGCGACAACGAGGATGGCGACGCCGGCGTTTCGCGCCCCGTTCGCAGAGGGCCGTCTGAAAAGGGTGCTGTGCGCGAGAGCGACCACGGTGAGGGCGCGCCCCGAGGTCGTCTGCTGGTGCTCGTGGGTCCGTCGGGCAGCGGCAAGACCACGCTGGCCAAGGCGCTCGGATTTACGCCCCTGTGCACGACCACGTGCAGGGCGCCGCGTCCGGGCGAGGTGGACGGCGTCGACTATCACTTTGTGAGCGACGACGCCTTTGAGCGTCTCGTGGCAAACGGGCTCATGGCCGAGCACGCCTCCTACGCAGGCGTCCGTTATGGCGTGCCCGTCGCGCTGATCGATGCCGTCCGACAGGGCACTATTGCCGTCGGTGACGCAGGCCAAGCCACGGCCGATAACGCCCAATCGCCGACCTTTGTCATCATTCTCAATGCCGACGGCGTCGATACCATGCGCCGGCTCTTGGGGCGCAGGAGCGTGTTGGCGGTGCACGTCTCGGCGCCGCTCGACCGACTCGAGGCGCGTCTGTGCGCACGAGGCTCGACCCATGCCGAAATTGACAAACGCATCCGCCAGGCCGAAGCGATCGAGACCACCCCGGCCTACATGGCGAGGTGCGACGCGTGTGTTGTCAATGCCGATGGACACCTCGACAAGACCATAGAGACGGTACGCGACCTCTGCGCTGCGTATTTCGGGTCGCCACTGGTCACCGCGTGTGCCGAGACTGCCGCTGTTGCGCACGACGAGGGCAACCCTTAAGACCGCCTGTATCAAGGACACGGCAACGTGCCGACGCCATCGCCGGGCAAGCCAATCTCTTTTGGAACCGCAACGGAATCGCACAGACAAGCGCATGTTTTTTTGTGTGTGGTGTGTGGTGTTTCCGCATGCCTGCCCGACATTGTCGATACGCCGGCTTGGTTGGGGGAAAAAAGAGAAACACAGCCTTTTTGTTTCGTCAACGGCAGGCCTGTTTTTTTCCCTGTGGCCACATTGATGTTTGTCCCTGCGTTAATGGGCAAGCTTTGCGACCGCAAATGTCATCGGCCTTTTTCTGTCCAACTCGCCTTTTGTCTGCTCTGTCTCGCTTGCTCACGGCTCTTTCTTCTTTTTTTTCCGAGAGCCCATGACCCCGAGAAATGGTCCGGGACGACTGCCTGCCAACAAAATAAAAAAAAAGAAAGAGAGAACCGTCGTGTTGCGGTGTGCGCGCCGCCTCGGCGTGCATGTGACTGCCCTCGGGACACAAAACAGGACACACATAAAGGCATATTGTCGATCGGCAACCATGAGCCAATGCCAAAAAAGTAAGCCACAAGGCATCGCCTCTTTTTGGGCCTTTTTCTTTTCAGCGGTAGAGGAAAAAGCCGCACGGTCCAAGATCCTCCCACAAAAAAAAAAGAAGAAAAAGGCCACAGCGGTGGCCGGCCCGTTGTGGACTTTGGCGCTCCGCTTTTTTCTCAGAGTTGGTGCGTCTGCCCCATGCGCTCGCCCCAGACTCGCTGCCGCGGCTTTGAGAGTAAAGAGTCACCCGCGTAGACAAAGAAACAACGACCAATAAAAAAATGATATTCCCACAGAGGCGACGGGGAACTGAAAAAGAGAGGTCCATGTGCGATGCCGGCTGCTGCCGTACGGTCTTTGGCTCGGGGTTGTCCTCTTGCGGGCACACTTATCGAGCCAGGGTTGCCGTCTTTTGGCGGTGGTGTTTTTTGCGGCAAAAAAAGAAAGAAAGAAACAACATTGCCCTTGTCGCCGTCGTTGTGACATGACTAAAAGTCGAGGACGATCTTGGCCGCTTGAACGCCGCGCACCGAATTAAACAGGTAGGCCGGTCTGCCTGCCGCGGCGGCCTCGCGCAGGTTTTCGATCGCGATCACGTCCTCCACGAGGACGCCAGCGTCCAAGAGGTGGCGCCGCATGGTGCCCGGCAAGAGCCCGCACGACAGCGGCGGCGTCACGAGCGCATTGTCCGATTCGCGCAGGAGCGCCACGCAGGCGCGCGTGCCCTCGGTGATTTGGCCGCGCTCGTTGGCCACGAGGGTGAGGCGCAGGTCGGGTGGCGTGGCCAGCGTGACCGGGTCGTCCGCAGGCCATGCGACCGCGTGAGTCGCGTCGTGGAGCGACCTCGTGGCCAGCGACTTGTGACCAATGCGTGGGTCGTCACTTCTCATGCGCACCGGTGCCAGACGCGCGACATGGGTTGTAGGCACGAGGTCGGGCTGCAGCGCCCAATGGGTCTGGCCGTCCGATGGCATCGGCTCGGCCGTCCACGTCGTTTCCAGTGTGTCGATGTCGACCACCACCCTGACGCGCATCGTGCGCTCTTGATGGCGCGCGGCCACCTCGACGAGCGCCCCCTCTACCCTCTCTTTGATGGTGGCCAGCACGGCGTCGACATTGGCATTGTCTTTCAAGAGCGCGTGCGCTGCGGTCAGCACGCGGTCGACGTGGAGCGCCTGAATGCGATAGACGCCGTTGGGGTCCAGCCGCAGGGTTTCGACGAGCACACGCGACCCCACAGCGCCGACGGTGCGCACAACGTCGGCGTGCTCCCTGTTCTCGATCGATTCGTCCGTTCCTTTTGCATCGGCGTGCAGCGTATCGACGACAATGATGCCGTCGGCGGTGCGCACCAGTCGATCGGCCTTGAGGAGGATCTCGTCAAACTCGTCGTCGGGATTCGAATCAGCGACGATGGCGCCGCCGCACCCCACCGAGACCGAGCCGTCGGCGTCGATGACGGCCGTGCGGATCACCACCGATAGACAGCAGGCGCCGTCGGCCGACAGGAAGCCCAACGCGCCCGAATAGGCACCGCGCGGTCGGCCGCGTTCGAGGCGGTCGAGAATCTCCATAGTGCGTGGCTTGGGCGCGCCGGTCATGGAGCCGGGCGGAAACGCCGCGCGCACGGCATCCAACGCGCTCGCGCCTGGCGCCAAGAGACCGTCGACAGTCGTCACCATCTGGTGCACGGCGGCGTACGATTCGATGGCCATGAGACGGTCATGGGGCACGACGACACTGCCGGGCGCACACTGCATGCCCAGATCGTTGCGCACCAAGTCGACGATCATGAGACTCTCGGCAAAGGTCTTGGGGCACGACGCCAGGGCAGCGGCCAGCGCGGCGTCCTCGTCGGGAGTGGCGCCGCGGCGCGCGGTGCCCTTGATGGGCTTGGACCGCGCGCGTCCGTGGCGATCCACCGACAAAAACTTTTCCGGCGACGACGAGGCCAACACGGGCAGTCCCGGCCCGAGCCGCAAAAACGCCGCATAGGGCGCCGGACTGGCGCGCCGCAACCGCCGATAGTAGGCCCATGGGTCGGTCACGACCGTGGGTCCCGCACGCGCCTTGTTGGTGAGGCACAGTTCGTAACTCTCGCCGTCGGCAATCTCGCCCAGGCACGCGCCGATGTCGTTCAAATAGGCACGGCGGTCGCGATCCAGCGAAAATTGTGCACCCGCGGCCGGGACCACAGGCGTGTGCGTCGCGTCATTAAGCGGCGTTTGGTTGACCGTTTTCAACAGAGCCTCGACCCGATCAAACCACGCCTGGGCAGCATCAGAGTCGAGGCGTCCGCCATGTTTGTTTGACGGGTCACAGTCAACTAGAGCAACGGCGTAGGCCGCGCCGGCAACGTGGTCCAGCGCGACGAAGCGATCGACTACCAGGAATACGGCATCGGGTTCACCGGGACGTGCGTCCGGGACGTGGCCCGAGGCGACACACTCGCGCCTCAACTCGTAGCCCAGATAACCGACGAGGCCACCCCCGCACATGCCGCACGGCAGGGCGGGGTCGGGCGCGCAGCGCATTTCATCGAGCAGCTGCGCCACGTGGCCCATGAACCCGTTCGAACCGATGGGCAATGACTCGCAACCGTCCGCACGCCAATGCGTGATCTTGTCGGCGGCGAGATCACACGCGATGGCCTGAATACCCTGATCGGCACAGATGCCCATGTAGGAGAAGCGTCCATCGTCGGGCGAGTCGCAACGTGACGAATCGAGCCAAAAGCATCTTGGGGCGTCGCCCGCGAGCGCATCAAACGCCGCCGCAGCGTCATTGGGGAAACATCCGTCGGGCAGACGGCGCCATATGGCGCGCCGCCTAGGCGCGGCCTTGCCGGGAGCGCCGTGTATGAGGCCGTCTAGCGGATGGGGTGGCGGACGCACGGTGCGCGTAAAGACACGCCCCACGGGGTCGCCGTCGCTGTGTTCCTTGGCATCGCGCGCTCCCGTCGCGCCCTCGGCAGTCGACGCCATGTCGCGCGCAATCGCGACAAAGTTGGCCAGCATGGCGTCGCCGTGTTGGGCACAGACCGACTCGGGGTGAAACTGCACGCCAAAGAGCGGCAGGGTGCGATGCGCCAGCGCCATGACCAGACGCCCGGCCGACTCTGTCTCGGGCACCGCGCCGGTGGCGCGCGTCCACGCCGTAGCCTCTAGGCACGGCGGGAGCGTGGCCTCGTCGACGAGCCACGAGTGATAGCGCACGACGTTGGTTCCCTGCGGGATGTCTTCAAACAGGCCCGATCCGGTGTGATCGATAGGCTCGACAACGCCGTGGGCGACGTGCGGCGCCCGCACCACGCTGCCGCCGAGCACCCACGCCATCCCCTGATGACCGAGGCATACCCCCAATATTGGCATGGGCGTCCATGCGTCGGCGCCCGCGTCGGCCGCCGACGCCGCCCAACGGAGGATATCGGCGCAGAGACCAAAATCGGTCGGGTCCGAAGGCACACCCGGCCCCGGACCCAATACGACGGCGTCAAAGCGGCCCATGCGCGGCAAGAGGTCGGACCAGGCGATGGCGTCATTGGCGACCACCTCGACCTCGCCCACGCACGGCTGGACGCAGAGCAGGCGCTGGCACAGGTTGTAGGTATAGGAATCGTGATTGTCGATAATCAGCAGACGAAGGCGATCGCGTGCCATTGTCTCTAGCGAAATGACGAAACAAGGGACAGAGGGGAGAAAGAGACACGAATAGGGCCGACGAGAATGCGGGTCTGCCTGCTCTCCACTGTTTCCTTCTTTGCTTTTTTGCGCTTTTTTTGTCGGTTGGGGGTTGCGGTCGTCTCTTTTTTTTTCTAGATTCCGTCTTGCCTGTGTGCTGCCGTTGTCTCGAACCGCGTTATTCATAGCGGGGGCCGATCTCGCGTTGCAAGCATAGCACGCTGTGCTCGCTTGTGATTCGTTGTCGCTTTTAGACCACACAGGTCGGCTGTCCGAGCGCCTTGGAGAGGACCGGGGCGACGTCGGTCGTTCAGGTCGGCGGCAGCAGCGGGCCGACTCTCGCCTCACGCCGCGCCAAATCGGGCTTTTTTCCGTTGTCGGGAGAAAAAAGAGGGGGCCTATCCGGCCGGCCAAAGGCCCACGAGACGTCAGCGCAACGCAGCCGCAGGCTGGGGGCAGAGGCAATGGCGTTAAAAAAGTCCGCGTGCGACGTCCAAAAGCGGACACAAGCACGGGTCTCCCGTGACCGATCCCCACGCACCGGCGCTTTTTTTAGAGAGACCCGATCTGCCCCGCTTTTTCTATTTTCAACTTATCCTTGCAGCGACATCTGACCGACACCCCTGCCGCTTTCTGTCTCTTCCGATCGAGCCCTATCGACGAGCGCTCTTTTTTGTCTGTCTCTTCTTCTTCTTATTTTTTCGAGAGGAAAAAAGGGACAGGTCGTATACTCTCCTTCTGTGACGCCCCGCCACCATCTGCCGCCCAACTCAACAAAAGCGGCAAAAAGAACCAACGAAAAAAGGAAAGGAGCAAAAGGAGGAGAGAGAGAAATCCAACGAGAAGATGATTGCTGGACGGGGCCGAGATGAGAGCACGACGTGCGTGTCTGACACAGCGCACCCCATCACTTATGTGAGCGGCAACGCCGACAAGCGCACCGAGGCGCTGGCGCTCGCCGCCGACGCCGGCATCGCGCTCGTGTGCGTGGACGCCGCCACCGTCTGTATCCTGCCCGAGGTGCAGGGGCGCGTCGAAGAGATCGCGCGTCAAAAGTGTCTCGCCGCCTATGCCGCGCTGCGACGCCCGGTGGTGGTCGAAGACGTGGCGCTCCATTTTGACGCCATGGGCGGCCTGCCGGGTCCCTACGTGCGCGATTTTCTGTGCGGCATGCCATTGTCCCACTTGTACGGGCTGGTACGCGCACGCGACCACACGGGCGTGATGGCCGTCTCGGCGTTGGCCTTTACGCGCGACGGGCGCGATGTGTGCGTCATCGTGGGCAAGGCGCGCGGCCTGGTACGCGACCCGACCGGCTACGAGCACATGCCCTCGTGGTACCCGCTCGTGGCGCGCGACCCCGAGGACGCCGACCCGACGACAGGAGGAGACGCCGCGGTGGCCCCTATCGGCAGCGTGGCTGCGTGGGCCTCGACCGCCGACGTCGAACGGCCGTGCCTGCATCGGGCGCGCGCATTTGCGGCGCTCGCGGCGGCACTCGCCGAGACGCCGACACCGCCCCCGTCGCCGCCCCAGCCCACGGTGGTGGACCCGCGGTCGCTGGCGCCCACGCCGGAAAAGATGAGCCTCATGGCCGAGGCCACGCGCACGCTGCTCGAGTGCCTCGGCGAGGACGTCGCCTCGGACGGCTTGGTGGACACACCCATGCGCGTGGCCAAGGCCATGGTGGAGCGCACGCGCGGGTACCGCATGAACCTGGCCGACGCCGTGGGCGGCGCGCTCTTTGTCGAGGCCTCGCGCAACATGGTCGTGGTGCGCGACATCGAGTTCCACTCGATGTGCGAGCACCACATGATGGCGTTCAAGGGCCACGCGCACGTGGGCTACATGCCGATGGGCATGGTCATCGGCCTGAGCAAGATCCCACGCATCGTCGACATGTTTTCCGAACGACTCCAAGTGCAGGAGCGCCTCACGCGCCAGATCGCCGAGGCCGTGGCCGAGGTCACGGGCGCCTGCGGCGTCGGCGTCGTCATGGAGGGCGAGCACATGTGCATGTGCATGCGAGGCGTGCGCAAGACCGGGTCGACCACCGTGACGCGCGTGCTGCTGGGCGCCATCCGCGACGATCCGACCACGCGCCGCGAGTTTCTGTCGGACGCGCGTCCTCGTGCGTCCAAGTGATGCCGCGGCGTGCTCTCCTTTCCCCCTCGCCGGCCCGCCGTGGTCTTGCATGCTCACCGGGCGCGCTTGCTCTTCTTCTCCTTTCGAGCCGGCGCCTCGTCCCTGCCGCCCATAAAAAAGGCCCTGCGGCGCATTTACCGCGTCCGTGTGGCTTGCAGTCCTCTCTTTATTGCCTTCTCTCATCCTTTGCCGTTGCCGTGCGCGGTTGTTTAGAAAAAAAAAAAGAAAAAAGGCAAAAAAGGACAGGCCTATGGGAGAAAGGCGCCACTCAAAAGAGAAAAGGGGGGCGGGCCGCGGTGCGGGCAAAAAAACAAAATGGCGCAAAGGCACGCAATAAATAGGCGCGTAGGAACAAAAAAACGAGCGGCAGCCTGCAAAAGGGTTTTATCCTCTTGTCTTTGGGTCCGGTCGTAAACCTAGAGAAAAAAAAACGAAAAACAGCAGCCGGCAGCGCCGCGACGGCATCGCACGGCGCAATGCCGTCGGGCAACGCATGTCTGTCCACGACGACTTTTTTTTTGCTTCGTGAGAACGCAGTTTGCGGGTCGTGCGCGCGCTCGTGCATGAATGACCGGCACGCGCGTACACATGGGTCGAGAAAAAATCCGTGCGGCTTTGAAAACAAAGGCGCGCGCGCGCGTGTGATCAAGGAGGACCATTTTGTCGCGTGCCGCGGCTCTGTCCATTCCTGTTCTTTTTGTTCACTCCCTTTTCTCGGCCGCTCCTCTTTTCTTTGGCCGTCTTTTGTTTCGTTGCGCACCCCCGACGCGCTCTTTGATCCGGCCGCAAAGTCGTGGGCTTTTGGCTGCTGCCGCTGTTGCCCTTTTTTCCTTTGCCGGCACTGTCGCCATTCTTTTGCCCCTTTTTCCTCTCTTGCTTAGAGACAGCGGCAGCGGCGCTCGGTCACTCCCAGTCATTTCTTTTTTTTTTACGCTTTGCCGCCACCGCTCGACCCAAGCGCGTGCGAGTTTATTTCGTTTTGACCTCGCCTTTTGCCTTTTCTCTCGTCTGGCCAAACCGGCGCGACGACCGAAAAGGCGACATTTTCTGGCAATCGGGCAAGGAAACGAGGCCGTCGACTGCCGCAAGGAAAGACGCGCGTAAACCAAACCAAAGCGACACGAGGGGCGGCACGAGCGCGCGGTAGACAGCAAATGATGCAAGATCAGGCTCACGGCAGCGACGGCGACAACAATAACAGCAACAGCGCCGACATCGACCAGACTCGTCGCGACGGGGAAGCCACGCAGATGGCAACGACGGCGCCGGTGGTGGTCAAAGTATGGGCGTCCGATACCACCGACGAGAAACCCTTGACATTGAGCGTCGGCTGCGACGCGGGCGATCACCTCTTTGCGATCATTCAGGCGCGCGTGGCGTGCGCCTACGCTGCGGACCGACCCGGCGCCGCCCCGCTGCGCTTCTGGCCCGGCGGCGATCATGTGGCCACCAACACGGCGCGCGAGCCCATCTTTCACGCCGAGCAGAGGATCGCCGATGTGCTCGCCCAGTGCGCAGTCGACGGCGGCAGCGAGATCCACGTGCTCGACATCCGCCGGCTCGCCGCCGCGCATGTCGAACCTTCCCCGGCTCCGTTTGTGCCCTTGCTGCCCGCGCGCGCGCCAAGTCTACCGTTGCCATCTTCTTCCTCCTCGTCATCATCATCAACCCGGCGTCGGGACGCACAGCAGATGCATGGTGGATCGCCATCGCCGACGAGGATGCAGTCGGCACGCACCACCATACGTTGCACCGCCGACGGGTGTTGGGTGTCGGCCAAGGACATTGTTTGCGATGCGCTCTCGCTATGGGGCGTGCATTCGGCCCTGCCGCAAAACACAGTGCGACGCATGAAGGAGCAGCATCCGTCGATGTTTGTCAAGCGCGCACTGTCAGGCGGCGGCGCGCACGCGCCCGTTATCGACACGGACTCGGTAGATCTCTTTTGCGAACGATGTGCCGCGGCGGTGGCGCCCGCGCACGCCGGTGCCATGCGCGCCTACCCGAGATCGGACCGAAGGGTACGCTCTATGGCGCACGTGCTCGCACGACGCTCTCAGTGCGCGGGCGCGTCAGACGGGGATGGACGGCCGTCGCCGCCCCCGCCCGTCACGCCGCCCTGTGCGGTGGACTCCCCGACGGCGCCACAGTCGGCCGCGGCCGCCAGCCTGAGCGTCTCGCGTTGCGCTTCGCCCTCCGTGTCCAACGACTCGTACAGCCTTTCGCCCGAGGATGGTTGGTCGGCAGACGACGATGACCGCGACGACAGGCGTGTTCCGGTACCGCGTTTGGGCGAGACGCAACGCCGCCGCCGCCGTCGGCATAGTGGGGGCAGCAACGTCGGCAGCCGCAGCACCAGAGCGCGCGAGTCCACTCATGTGACCGACGATGAGGGTGGCGACCGGCACGCATGTCATCGCCGACGTCAACATCACCAACAACGGCAGTCGGAAGATGACCATGCTGCCTCTCATGATGAGGTGCCAGCTACAAACAACAACGACCATCGGACGGGAGGAGCGGAGCGAGGGCGGCCGCACAAGCGCCGGCGGGTCTCGGTCGACCCAAGAGACCACGATGATTCCGATCAGGCGATGGCGGCGAGCCTGATGGCCCAGTGTACGACCAAGGCCGAGACGTTGAATGTGTGGAAATGGGGCCGCGATCGTCGCTGGCGCTTGGCGATCGAGGTGCGCTGCGTGCCCGAAGGCGCCGGCTCACCGTGGGAGGTGTTGTACGATGCCGAGACCGCGGGCCGCGACGGGCATGCGCACACGTGGATCGACGCCGCCGACGTGGAAAAACTCGTCTGCGAGTCCATGGCATCGGCGTGCGCCCTCGTGGCCGTCGGCCACCGGCGCCAGCTGCCGTCGATTGAGGCCTTTTACGCAGACGATGGGGATCGACGCGGCGATCGGTCCTCTGACAGCGGCCTCGCCGACGTTGCAAGCGCGCTCGACGGGTGGCTCGCGTCGGCGTGTCGCCGTTGGTCGCGCGCGCCCGACGATCGCCGCGAGGGGCTCGGGCTCTTTCGGCGCGCCGTCGCCTTTGGCGCCCTGGTCGCCGACGGCCCCTATGCCTCGCGCTGGGAGCGCCTTGTCAAGGATCTGGAAAATGCGCTCGGCTAGGAACAGGGAGCGCAGGCAAAAGACTCGATGAAAACCCATTTCCCCCTTGTTTTTATTACGCACACGCGCCAAAGGGACACAGATGGCAATGTACCAGATTTTTGTCGAGGCAAATTGGGAGGGGGGGGGAGGGGGAGTTTACGCTCTGGCAACGCCACCCCAAAAGAGAGGGCCATTCTCTTTTTTTTCTCTCTTGGGTCCGTGGGGTTCGCCTCTTTTTTTTGCACACCTTTGCGCGCGAAAAAGGCGCTTGCTGCGCCGAGCAGGAAAAAAAGACCGGCCAAAAAGGGAGGAGCCAATGACGGAGCGCTAAAGACGCCGGCCTAGAGCCAAAAAAATCATGCTGCGGCAACCGAATCGGGGCCACACAGGCACACACACACGACCGCACGCAAGGAAAAGAAAAAAGGGCAGGGCCAGAAATTGCGCCACAGTGCGCCCACAGAGTCAGTCAGAGAAAAATTTGGAAATTCAAGAAAGGCGCCATGGGTGGGGTCTCGTGGCAAATTGGCGGTCCGGCGCAGAGGACCTCCCGGCCATTGTGGGACAGGAAGAAATAGGAAAAAAAGACAACCGCTAAAAAAAGTGGTGCAGACAAGATTTATTTTTTTAAAAAGGCCGACCTTCCCTCGCCTTGGTGCCGGGCAATGGGGCCGACGGTCGGCGGTCCCATGACGGCTCGCGCAACGCGCTCCACTTTTGCCACACCACACGGCACATTTTTATATTTCTTTGCGTGCTCGTCGTCCGAGACAATCGCGGCGGCTTTGTGGCCTGTGGCGTGTTGCTCCCGCCGCAAAGACGCTAAATAAAGAGACAAAGGAGACTCGACATCAGACCAGAGAGAACGATCCTTTACGTGACAAACACGCCCTCGCTTTTGCCCAACTGTCCTGCCTACTGGGAGGTCCGCGCCGTCACTACCACCGAAAAAAAAAAGAGATCGCCCCACCATGAGCAGCGCGGCAAAAGGCACCTACACGATCGGCTTTGAGACGCTCACGGTCGAGTGCATCATCGGCATCAACGACAGCGAGCGCGTGACACCGCAACCGCTGATCATCGACCTCCACGCGCGCCTGCGCAAGAGCAAAGACAGCGAAACCGACGTTACGGACGATGGTAGGTGCCAAGACGACACCAAGACGGCCATCGTCATCAACTATTCGGCGCTGGCAGCGCACTGCCGGCGCACGGTCGTCGAGGGCCGCTTTGGCCTGCTTGAGACGGCGGCCAAGCGCATCGCCGATGGCGTGGCGAACGAGTATGGCCAACAGGTCGAGTGGGTGCGCGTCCATTTGCGCAAGCCCAAGGCGTTGCCGGACGCCGTCGCCACCGTCTCCTACGAGGTCGCCATGTGACCTCTGTCATACGCCTCTTTTTTTTCAATACATTTTCTGACGCCGATAAAGGAGAGAGAATGATTTTTTTTCCTTGCGCTTTGTCTTTTTCCACTGTTTGTTTTCCTGTATGTATCCTTTTTTGTCGTAGAGTTGGGAGAGGGCACAAAATCCAGCATGTCCGAGGCAACAATTGCCTTTATTTTTTCTTCTATTTCTTGTGGGCGGCGTTGCCGTGCGCTGTCGGAGCGCGTCAAAAAAAAAAGAGAAGAGGGCGCGGCGGGAAATGAGCCCTAGAAAAGGAGTGGCCTAGAAGCGCTTTCGCCGAGGCGCAAAGGACGGCCACTGCATCATGCCAAAGGTGCCGGGCGCGTATCCCAGGACCTCGGCGCAGCGTCTTATATGGTTGGCCGTAGCAGCCCTCGATTGGCCCGTGACGAAAATGTGCCCGAGATCGGTTTCGGCTATGCCGCGCAAAAAATCGCCTGTGGGGTCGGGCGTGTGTTGGATCGTGTAGCGTATTGTGTACCGCGGTGGCCCGTCTATATCCATTTCTTGTCTTTCTTTTTTCCCCCAGACCCCCATCCTTTTTTTCGGCCCGTGGACAATCGGCTGTTGTGGGCTGGTCCCTGTGGACCCTTTTGTTTTGCCACCGGCGCGCACTCGAAAAAAAGGCGGGCGAACAGAGGCACCGCCAAACACTGTGATCACTCACGGATTGGTCGATCATCAATTCTTGACACCAAAAAAAAGCAGGCCAAAAAAAAGAGCCCGCACCAGAGACCCCCTGAACCGCCCACGCAAAACAAGACCGTTTCACCTTTTTCTCTTTCTATTCTTTAATGCGCGACGGGAAAAAGGGGCCACTGTCGCGGTGGCGGCATGGCGACACAAGCGGGACGGGGGCGAAAAAAAAAAGAGTCCGAAATGGCAGAGGGAACGGCCGGATGCCGAAAAAAAAAAATGAGACGGCGCCGCAAGATGCAAAAAAAGGCATGGCACGGCCCGCTCACTGGCCCGCGGGGCGCGCCATGGCGGCGGCAACGTCCAAGACAGCACGCGATCCGACGACGTCGTGCACACGCACAATGTGTGCGTGCCGCCACGCCGCGATGGCGGTTACCGCGTGGCTGGCGTGCTCGCGCGTCTCATCCGACAGGGGCTCGGCGTCGGTTCTCCCCGCGATCTTGGCCGCCGCGGCCGTGACCCTGCTCAAGAACGACTTGCGCGACGCGCCAATCAATACGGGGTAACCGCCGACGGCGTCGGAAAGGCGTGCGGCGCTCGCAGCGAGGACCGCGTTCTCGGCAGGCGTCTTGCCAAACCCAATGCCGGGATCGAGTACAACGCGCCAACGAGGCAGGCCATGCGACTCGGCCCACGAAACGGTCGCCGAGAGATCGCGCGCCACAATGTCGACAATGTCGTGCGGCGTGTCTGCGCCGTCCTGCACGGACTCTGGCAACAGATGGGCCGCAGTGTCGCGGTCGCGCACCATGGCATCGAGGGCGCCACGACTGTGCATGATCACGATGCCTAGGCCGTCGTGCTGGCGCAAGAGTTTGAGCATCGCATGTGGATCGCAGCGCATGCCCATGACGTCATTGATCCATACGACGGCCGCGGCGCGATCGGCACTTGGCGGCAGGGCCTCGATACATGCGCGTGCCACCTCGGGGCGAAAGGTGTCGATCGACACGAGCGCATCAACCGCACTATCTGGCGTCTCTTGGGTTTGACCGATCGCGCGGACGACATCGAGCACGCGGCGCGTTTCCTCCTCGACGCTGACATAGTCGTGGCCGGGTCGCGTCGAATGACCGCCAACGTCGATCACATCGGCGCCCTGACGGAGCGCTCGCGCGACGGGCTCGACGGCCGTCAAAGTCGCGCCCCGAGCGCACAGCCCATCGCCGCTAAACGAGTCGGGCGTGGCATTGACGATGGCCATGAGCAGCGGTGAGCGCGCCCTTGCGACCTGCTCGATATCGACGATCCGGTGCGCGCCCAAGGGCAAAACACGACGCGGAAGCGGCTCGTCGGGGTATTGCAAGCGCAATGCCGACCACAGGCTGTCTACCGTTGCCGACTGCGTGTGCAAAGCGCCGCTGCCATCGGTGCTGGCGGCGTTGACGTTGTCGTTGGTGGCGGCGGTGACCAGAGACGACGGTATGACAAGGTCACCGCGAATGTCAGACAGCGGGGCAAGTACGAATGAGCGCGTGCGCAACAGCGCGTGCGGCACGACGAGGTCGTCTGTGTCTACCACCGTGGCGCCGTCGTCGTAGCACAATATGTCGAGGTCGATGGGGCGCGGTCCGTATCGTTGGCGTTGGCCCAACGACGCGCGGCCCATGTCGATCTCTATGGCCTGGAGGGCGCGCATAAGGGCGTGCGGATCGGCCGTCGCGCCCGATGCCTTGACCAGTACGGCCGCATTGAGAAAGGGCGGCTGGTCGGTCACCAATTGAGGCGCGGTCTCGTACAAAAACGAGGTGGCCACGACCGAACTGATCTCGTTGCCGATGCGCCGCACGGCCTGGTCGATGAGCAGCGCCCGCGCGCCCATGTTGCTGCCGATGCCAATGTAGACGCCGCGCTCGATTCCATCCGGGACCTGCATTTCGTGTTGTCGTTGTTGTTGTTGTCTTTGAGGTGGCGTTGCGGTTGCTGTTGTTGTTGTTGTTGTCCCAGTGGCGATCGTGGTCTCCGACGCGCTGTGCCGTCGTCAAGGAAATAGCAAAAAAAAACGATGGACAAAAGAGAGGAAGAACAAAGAGGTAGTTGTGGTGACTGATGCGACGACAATGTCGGCGGTCAATAGGACGGGCACCCGGGTCGTGTTTTTTCTTTCGAGACGCCAGCGCAAAGCGCAATCGACCGCAATGGGGAACGAGGAGCGGCCTCTATCGCACACACATCACGCACAAAAAGAGGCAGTCCTCACGTGGATCGTTCGGATCAACAGGCGCGAAACAAAGCGCGAGAGCGACGCGATGGGACAAAAAGGCAAGAAAGAAAAAGGCCGGGGCAATTTGTCAGGGTTTTTTTCCGCATACTGGCTCATTTCCTCGTCAACTGCATGGTTTCTCGCAGTTTGCTCCATACGCCAGCCGACCAAAAGGAAGAAAGAAATCTCTCAACCTAGAAAAACCCAAAAACCGATCGAAAAAAAGGGAATCGGAAAACAAAACAAAAAGAAATGAAAAAATGACGCGCCCAAGGCGACGGGAGGGACCGGATCTTTGTGGCGCCGTGGGTCGCCGGGCCGCTCTTTTGTGCAGGCGCAAGATGGCGTGCTTTCGAGACAGACCTCTCGCGCAACAGACCCTTTTTTCGCTATCCTTTTTTGCGGTCACAAAAGACCATTGGTCGGTCGTCTTCTTGTTGTTGGCCGCGATATTGGCCTTTTGGCCAAAACAAATAATCATGCATTGTCCCCCCTCATCCGGACAAGAGCAGCACCAACCTACAAGGAACACGACCCTTTGTTCAGCGCCCCGTTGCGCCTGGAGGACTCTGCCGACCGCCCGTCGATTTGCGGATCGACCAACGAAAAAAAAAAGAAAGAAAAATTTTGATTTTGCAACAACAACACATGTCAGCGGCGCGTACTGCGGCCAAGATAGACAGGGCCAAAATGGAAAGGCCACACTGCCCCGTGGGCATCGCCGATATGCCCTCAGAAACCATCTGGATGATCCTCGGCCATCTGGCGAACCTGGGCAGCGTGGTAAACTGTTGTGCCGCCCTGGGCCGTTCGCCCGGCGACTTTATCATCTCTGCGGCCGCGACAAGGCCAAAGCCTTTTCTGGAACGAGGCGCGCCCGTCGAGTTTGTTCGTGCACTCGCTCGTGCGCGTGGGTCGCTCATACCGGCTTCGTGGCTGGATGCGGCAGTCGTGGGCGGGCGCCTGGACGTCATCGCCTGGCTTCACGGCGTCGCTGATATCGATCGAATGTGCGGCGTCGACGCCGACACGTGGCCGACCGTATCGGGCGCGCGCCGTAAGCAGTTTCGTAGCAGCGCCCAGCGTCTGCTGAAATCGGCCATCAAGGCGGGCAACACAAATGCGCTCGAATGGCTGTTGGGCTTTTATGCCGCGCCGCGCTTTGCCGCCAATCCCTTGGTCGACCGGGGCATGATTGACCGCCTCTGCGAGTGGACTATCTCTTTTGGACGCAACACGCTAGAGATTGTCGACGCGCTCCATCGGCGCCACCCGAGCGCCCGATGCGGCTGCCGTCGACGATTTGCGGACGCCGCGATCCGCGCAGATCGCGCAGACGTGCTCGCCTGGATGTGTGCATCGCAGTGTGGCGCGCAGTTGGATTTCGATGACGCATCGAGAATATACGATGCCATCCACGACGCCATCGACGCCAAGGCCTGCCGCGTGATCGCCTGGCTGGCCGATCGCACATGTCGACTCGACATTGTCGAGCGCCTGCTGTGCGAGATCCTGATGCTTCACGGGACGCAATCGCAACGCGACGCTATTGATATAGTCGTGCGCGCCGGCCTGTATTGGCCGTGTGTCCAGTGGCTATGCCCCTGGCTGCTCTGCGCCTTTTTTGATATCCACGACGATCCCCGACAACACCCGTTTGATCTCCGTGCCCCGCCGTTTCTGAGACATACTGCGACTCTGTTGTGGCTCGTTTTCATGAGCGTCCTTGTGTTTTGTCTGCCCGCGGTGGGTTCGTGCGCGATAGGGATGCTCATCGCCAGACGCTATTAGGCAGTTTTTTATATTTCTTTGAAAAAAAACAGGTGAACATAAAACAACAGAGGCACCTGTTGCCCCCGCGATGGATGTCGTCCTGTGGCCGCAGGGTGCTGGCCGCACCGGCCATTTTTCTCTCTCCCCTCGCCCCACAATTCTAAAGCCGAGGTGTCTCTTTTGGTGGCGGCAATCGTCTTTTCCCCTTGTTTTTTTCCATCTTTGGGCGCGGCGGCAATGTGATGTGCCCACATCAGGCCGCCAAGGGCACCAAAAAAGAGGCTGCATGAAAAAACACGCAAAGAGACCAATCGGCCAATGATTGCGCGTCCTTTGCGTTTTTTCGATTTGTTTACCTTTTTCGGATCTATCGAACGCGCGCCGCCTTTTTCGCACCAGTCGTGCGCGTGTGCGTTGCCCCGGGTCGCCTTTTTGTCCGCACCGCCTCTTGGTCGATCGGTTCCCTTTTGGCAGTCTTTCGGATTGCACGCCTCTTGTCTCTCTGTTTCCGATCCATCCGACAACTCTCGCAAAAAAAGACCGTGAGCAGCGACAAGTGACTGTGGCGCCACGACTCGGTAACCGCGCCACTGCGCACGCCTGCCCGTAACCGAGACAACACCAAAACAGAAACCGCATTTTTCCAGGCCCTTTCTGCGAGGCAGATTCGAAAGCGCCAGGAACAGTTCGAGCAAGAGGCGCAACAGGAAAAAATCGTCTTGGAAAGGTCGACCCCTGTGCCTAGACGTTGAGACCCAACCGTCCGCTCGATGAACACCGCACAGAGCCATTGCGAGCCGCCAACGCATGCCGACGATGGCGAGCGCGCAACCCCCAAGCCCTTGATCGCCACAGGTCCGGCCGCAGCTGCATTGCACGAATTGCGCGGCCTTTCCGGCACGACCGCCCCGCCGATGGTGCTGCGCTATGGCGAGAATCCGCACCAGCGCGCGGTATTTGTCGGCGACATGTCGAATGTGGTGTCGGTCGTGGCCATCAACCCGAACAAACCGCGGCTCTCTTACAACAACGTGCTCGACGTTGATGCCGCCGTGGCCCTCATGGCCGACTTTCTCGCCGACGGCCCCACGGCGGCCGTGCTCAAACACGGCATCCCGTGTGCGCTGGCCACGGCCGACAGCCTGGCCGCCGCCTGGCAACGCGCCATTGCCGTCGACACCCTGTCGCCTTTTGGTGGTGTGGCCATTTTCAACGCGCCGCTGGACGCCGCTGCGGCCGCTCTCGTCAGCGCGCTCTATTTGGATGTTGTGCTGGCGCCAGGCTATGAACCGGGCGTCGTCGACATGCTGCCGCGCAAGACGCTGCTGCGCGTCAATACATGGGACCTGGCGCCGGTTGCTGTGCGCGGTGCCCTCGGCGGACTCTTGGTGCACGACCGCGATACGGCACGCTGCGAAGCCCGCGATGCCGACGGCGACGCTGCGCCTACTGCGCGCCAATGGAAGGTGGTCACCGAGACAGAGCCCGACCTCAGTCAGACCATCGACCTCTTGTACGCCGAACGTGCGTGCAAGCACGTCAAATCCAACGCCGTCGTCCTCGTCAAAGACCGGCGCCTGATCGCGGCGGGCGCCGCGCAACCTTGCAGGGTGGGCGCCGTCGAGGTGGCCCTATTGCGCGCGCGCACCTATCCGCGCCCTGCACTCGATCTGTCGGGCATGGTCATGGCCAGCGACGCCTACTTTCCCTTTCCCGACGGGCCGGCCAAGGCCATCGAGGGCGGCGTCGTCGCCATCGTGCAACCCGGCGGGTCGCGCGGCGGCGACAAACCCGCTATCGACGTCTGCAACGCCGCGGGCATCGCCATGGTCTTTACCAACGCGCGCCACTTTCGGCACTAGGTGCGCTCTCCCCGCCGTCGCCATCATTACCATCACAACTGGCAATATCGTCGCATCCACCGTGGCCGTCGCCGTTACCGTACGATGGTGTTTACAATGTCAACGCGTTTGTTTATGTCGCACGGCACATATGCCTTTTTTCCTTTCGTTCCCTGTCGCGCCTTTGCGGCGCCTCTGGTTGTATGGCGCAATGGAGGAAAATAAAGGGAATGGAAAAAGATAAAAGGCCCTTATCATCAGGGAAAGAGGTCAAAAATGATGTCCCATTTGGACCCTGATGCCGCCGGCTGTTTAAAAAATCTCTTGTTGGCTCGTTTTGTCCAACGCAGGAGAGGCACGGCCTATTGGCGGTGCGCTAGTCACCCATGGGAAGAGGCACAAGAGGGCAATCAGAAGCAGGCCAAAGATTTGCGCAAAACAAAAAGGGACCCGTGTTTGACAAAAAAAGCCGGCAGAGTTGCGTATGACTGACCAAAAAAAGGCACCGACACAAGCCGGGTCGGCGTCGGCTAGGGAGGTCGCGAAAAGAGCGTGGGCGGCCGAGGGGGACCACAGAGGGCGCGCTCTTTCTGCAGCGCTGCCCTTTTTGCGGCATCGCGACGGCGCCACACAGCCTGTTTTGCCTCTTGCCGCAGATGAAAGTGATGACGGACGTGATTGGGCTCTTTGCCGATACCCAAAAAATCGTACAGATCGTCCATGTGTTTGACGGCGCGAAACAAGACAACAGGCCCGAGGTGGTATTGTGCCCTCCCACAAAAGGCGCTGCCCCACAGCCCGCGCCCGTGGGGCGCCTCAAAGAGACGCGTCCACGCTCGGCGCACTTGGGCGCCCGTATAGACAGCCGCGTCGCCCTCTGCCGACGTCATGACATAAAGTTCCATGGCCCTTCCGTCGTCGCTTGGATTGGCCACGCAGGCATTCCAGAGCGCTTGTGTTACGCTCTGTGGCCGATCCTTTTCGATATGGTGCGCGACGGCGTCGTCCATGTCAAACATGACGCGTGCTTGTGGAGCATCGGCAAGGAGCCGGCGCTCGACTTCCGACGCTAGGGCGACGGCACGCGATTCGCACGCGTAGGACCAGCTTTTGCTCCGGTACAGGGCGACCAAGGCGTCGGCAAGGAGCGCCGCGCATAGGGCAACGGCCGCAAAGACAGAGAGCGCGACGACAAGGGCCAACACAGACGCGGAGGTCACAACGACGGGCAGAGTCCACCCGTATTGCGGATCCGGTGTCGTGGGCAGGTCGGGGAACGGCGTGACCTGTTCCGCGCGCGGATGGTGATGGTCATCCTCGCCGCGGTCGCACGGGTCGGAAAGGTCATGGCGGTAGGGCAGGCGCGCCAGAGGACGGGGCGGGGTCACCAAAGGCGTCTCGTCCATTGTCTTTGTATGGGTTTGTAGGTGCGGCGCGTGTAGTTTTTCCAGTTTGGTTCGACGCGCCGAGACAGCGCCCCATTGGACCGCACCAGAGGGCAGCGGAGATGGAACAACAAAGTGCACGCATTGGACAAATGACAATATGTGCAGACAGCGGGTTGCGCTACGAGCCAGGAAGGGCATCATCCCTTTCCAAGCAATGTCTGGCCGGTGGTCCGCGCCGCACTTTCCTCCGAGAGCCGCGCCGGCCGCACGTATGGCGCCGTCGCGACCCCCTTTTTCCTGTGCTCTTTTTCCGAGTACGAAAAAGGTACATGCGGCGCCAACCTATCCAGAAGAAAAGGCAGGACACAATGGGCAACGCCAAAAGAAAAGGACCAAAGGAGAGACACAGACCAGCGCCAAGCGACGACGACCCGCAACAACGGACAAGAAAAAGATGCGAGAGGGTGGACAAAAAAAGGGGACAGAAAGCGACAGCATATGGCCAACCCCCAGAAAATTGTCTGTCTCTCTTAGAAAAAGAAAGGGCAACTCTCTTGAGCGACAAGGCTTTGCGTGGGGGTCCACCCATACAAAGAAAAAAAAGAGACAGCACCCTTGACGCATACACACACATGCGACCTGCGTTGTCCCCACAGGCACATTCCGTGTCGGGCCGCATGGCATCTCTTGCCGCCGCGCTCGTGTGCATGTTTGTGGCGTGCGCGTCGGTCGGCGGCCAGTCGATGCTACGTGGTGGTGCTCTGCGCGCCCGTGGCGATCCGCGCACGACAGACGTTCCCACGGTCATAGGTCCCGACGCACCGTATGGCGATGGCAGCCGCTCGGGCAACGCCTTTTTGCTTGATCTCTCGCCGCTGGACCCGACCGACGGCCCATGCGAATCCATCGTCGACGACGAGGCGTGCTACCGACGCTGCGGGTGCGAGTGGTGCGGGCCGGGCCGCGGGCACGGATGCCATTCGATCCCGCCAGCGTCGTCCGGCAACGTGACGGGTCCGTGCGCCGACGGCAAGCCGGGTCGGCGCGACGCCTTTTGGTCGTGTCACCGCGAGGCCGTGGCGTGGATCGCGGGCGGCACCGTGGGCGCCATGGCGATGGCCTTTTTCGTCGGCGTCGCCCTCTGCTGGTGCCACCGCAAAAAGGTCGCGGCGCGCTGTTGCGCCGGTTGTTGCGGCAGAAGCAGTCGCCTGCGCCGTCGCGCATGCATCAACAACAACGACGACGGCGACGTGTGGCTCGGTGGATACGTGTCGATGCCGCGCTATGTTAACCCATGATGCGACCGCAGCTTTGGCGACCGTTTTGAGTTTTTTCTTGTCTCGACGTATCCTTTTGGCTGCGCCGGCTCGCACTGCAGGCGCTAAAGGTAGGGTAACAAAGAGAGACAAAAGGGAACAAGGACGACCGAAATGCAATATATTTAAAAAAAAGAAAACGCCTTTGTCCAACGATCCTTTCTTCTTTTCTCATGGCAGGTTGTTGTGTCGCTCTCTGCCTATTTTTCCCCGGTGCCTTGGCCACCTGCTTTAAGGGCGCGTCCTGGTGTTTCGCCATGACTGTGCACAACCCAGAACGAAGTTTGGGTTTCGGAAAAATTTGGATGAGAAAATTCGGCCGGAAAAGGAAACCTGCGATTTTACCGGCCAAAAACCGGCTCGTCGCTAAGCCACTGCGGAATCCCATCAATGGTAGCGCTACCATTGATGGGATTCCAGCGTTTTGGGGGATAAAGCCCGGTTTGGGGCCTCGAAATCTCGACTTCTACCACCATTTGAGCGAAACACCAGGACGCGGCCTTAAAAACTACTGTGTCACAGCGCGCAATGCAGGACATCCGTTGCCTGCGTGGGCTTTTCTTCTGGCCCTGCCCGGTCACTTTTTTCTTTTTTTTTTTCTTTTGAAAGACAACACGACACGCCGCCCTTCCGCGCGAGCCAATCCGGACCAAACACAAATACTGGTGCGCTGTCTGTTGTGTGTGGTGTGCTATTTCCTTGTCTATACAAGACAACAAAGATATCAGAGCGACCAAAAAGGCTCGTTGTTAGGTTTTTCCCATATTTTCATTTTCGGTCTCGTCTCTCTTTTTGGCAATTGCCACGCGCACGGGTCCTCGTCTTGTTTGTTTCTTTCTTTTTTATCGCGCGAAAGAGACGCATTTGCCGATTGGCCCGTCGCCGCGAAAAGAGAAAAGAAAAGCACAGGCAGAGGTCACAAAAATCAGGCCAAGAAGACAAGGAGACCGAGAGCAGAAACAGTGGCGATGGAGCCAACGATCCATAAAAGGCCCCGCACGGCCAAGGCAAATCACGAGACAACGAAAGAAGGCCGAAAAAGGTGCCGGCGCATCAAGGCGACTCATGATGAGGGCACGGCTCCGCACTCGCCTTGCGACGCACTGGCTGTCTTGCCTGACGAGATGGTGGCCCACGTCCTCTGGCGCGTGCCATGCCTTGATCGAGTCGTGCGCGTCCGCCTTGTTGCGCGTCGCTACGCGGCCATTGCAGACGACGACGCTGCCCTGGGCCACACCCTGTGTATCGGATCTACTCCTCCGACTGAGAGCGACCGTATGATCGACCGTGCTGCCGCCGCAGGCCACGTCGCTTGTGTCGAGCACGCCATCGCCAAAGGCCAGCGCCCGTTGGCGCGCACCTTTTGCGCGGCCGCGACTGGCGGCCATCTGGCAGTGCTCAAGATGCTCTCACGCCAGGCGGCCTTGCCGCCACCGGCGCCCATGGTGGCATTGATCGGCACTCCCGCCTGGGACGAGGGTGCGTGCAGCGCGGCGGCGTCCTCTGGCCATCTCGACTGTTTGGCCTTTCTTCACGACAATGGGTGCCCGTGGGACGCGTGGACGCTCGTGGCGGCCGACTGCAATGGCCACGTCGACTGTGGCGACTATGCACGAGCGCGTGGTTGTCCCGAAGAACCGCCTCGGATCTGCAGCGCGCGCGATGCCGCTCGATGCACTCACGAACACCGCCTTCTCGGAAGTGACTGGCGCCCGCCCGTGGACCCACTTTCGGATCCGGATCACGTGGGCGGCATCTTTTACGACTATCAACACGGCCTGGCCAGCGAGGCGGGTCTCTGCTTGCGGGCGGCGCGCCACGGTCACATGTCCTTTTTGGTTTATGCCAAGGCGTGTGGAATGCATTGGGACGCGTCTGCATGCGATGCGGCCGCGATCGAGCGCCGGCTCGACTGTCTGCGATACCTGCACGAACAAGGCTGCCCATGGGATGCAGATACGATGCGCGCGGGTATCACCTCACGTTGCCGAGCCACCTTTGCCTATTTGCGCGATCACGGTTGTCCTGCCGATGATGAGGCCGTCGCGCGAGAAGTGTCACAGCCGGACGCACGGCTCGATGTGGTGACCGACCTATGCGAACGCATGGGCTGCTCAGTGACTGACGAGGCCGTGTGCGCGGCCGTCTCGGCCGGGCGCGCAGACCTCCTCGCCTATCTTCACCAGAGAGGCGGGCGACTCAAGGCCGAATACCGAGAAAAGGCCATCATCGACGCAAACAGCGTCGATTGTTTGCGCTACATCTGCGAAAACGGCCATCCCCCCGACGCCGGCGTCCTCTGTGCCGCGGCGGCCTATGGCACCATCGAATGCGTGCGCTACCTGTTTGAAATCGATTGCCCGTGGCATCCCGATGCGCTCTTTTTCGCCCAGATCCGAGGCAACCGCGAGACGGTCGACTATCTCGAAGCCCACAAGCCACACTCTTGAACAGACATACCATGCAAAAGCGCGCCTGTCTTTTTTCATTTTTCTTTCTAGGTTTTTGAAAGGACTGACAAATGGACAAAACCTGACAAGAAGAGAGAACACAGAGAATCCCCGAGAGCGATTGTCCGTGCCGTATATAGGATGCTCAATTTTTTCTGGTGGCGCCTAGTGATTCGCAAAAAAAATGACAGAGCGTGTTTGGGTGTGGACACCGTTCCCTCGACCAAATCGGAAAAGTCGGCGCGCGATTAAACGCCCACACGAACGGTAAGTTTCTTGACTGATTTGTCGTGTGAGTATCTCAAAAAAAATTGCATTGGCGCCCTAGGTCAGCGGCGCTCTGTCGTTGTTCGCATGTCGCCGTCGCACTTTGCGGCCTGGGTCCGTCTCTTGCTCGCGGTTGCTCTCCATTCTTTTTTCCTTTTCTGGATTCTCTCCTTTCTGTGTGTGCCCTCGCGAATCGAGGATTTTTGGACCCCCGCACAAAAGGCAAGGCCAGGATTTGTCCTGTATTTTGCGGACAGCGCGGCAACTTTTTCGCCACTCCCCCGCAGGGAGGCAACATTTGCCCGTCTCTTTTATTCTCTCTTGGCGGCGACAGAAAAAGTGCCCCGTGGTGTGGTGATGCGGGCGCACTATTCTTTTTCGGGTGCGGACAAGAAAAAGAGATAAAAAGACTGTCCACACGCGCACGACCAACCAAACACCCACGCAGGGTGTATAAAAGTTTTGGGACAAAGACCAAAATCGAGAGACCGAGCGGCCTTTTTTGAGGGAGAGATGGATTGGCACCCCGTGCGCGTCAGCGCGCGTGCCAAGAGGCGCATGGAACAGGTGCGCCCCGATATCGCAACAGCCGTAGGCCTGTGCGCGCAAGGCGACAACGCACTGTCCGAGAGACAACGCCAGAGGCTCAACGACATTGCCGTACGGTTGGGCGTGGCCCCCTCGCCGGACGGCGGCACGTGCGGGGCATTGGCGGCGGCCTTGGGCGACGAGTGGGATGTTGCGTCCGAGTCGGCCGATGTTTTTGCCGCCGAGGAGGCACGCATCGCCGCTGGACGTAATCCCCTGCGCACGTCTTTGGCCCTAGAGCCGCAACTCGGGTGGACGGACCTGCCGCCCGAAATGCGTGCCGAGGTGGCGCGCGTTCTGACGGATGTCGACCCGCGTGCGGCTGTGGCCCTCTACGCGAGCGATCCCGAGAACGCTCGGGCCTTTGACGCCGCCGCTGGCCATCCGATCTGGGTGCTAGACGAGTACGGCCAGATGGTCGAGGACCGGATACCGCTAGCCGACTATGCGCGCGCGGCTGCGGCCTTTGGCGTCACCAATCCCACGGACCTCTTTCTGGCCGGCGCCCTGTGCACCCTGCAGGCCTTTGCCAACTGGTATATTGCCAACGCGCCCGGTGGTACATTCCCAAGGGCTCGAAATGTTGCCGAGCATCTGGAAGCTGCAAACGCGCCTGCCTTTGAGGGTGGTGTCGATTTCGCCCCGGTACTGTCACGTGGTATCGACTCGAATCAGTTGGAACAGATGGACGTGAGCGTGCTTGGCAACGCCGTACGCGGCACCACGGCCCAACGACAACCGTTGAGCCTAGGCCGACTGCGTACGCTCGTGGGCGGCCCCTTGGGCGACAACCTGTCCGATGTCGCTCGTCAATGGTATCGGTTTATCGCTGCCCCACCGGCAGTGGCCATAAACGCCATGACGCCTCTCGCCGTCCGTGCCAGTGTATTGTTGGGCGGTCGCGCGCCGCGGCCCTTTGGCATCTCGCGCGTGGCCCCGATGCGGGATATGGCTCTCCTACTGGGTGACTGGAGCGAGGCCAATCTACCCGGCGACTTTGTGCGACTCCGTCGTGTGCTCGACGTGCAGCACAACACGGTTGGACCTGACAGGATCGCGCGGTGGTTGGGCATAGAAAAAGATGACGACCTACGGGCTGTGTTGGCTGATTGGATTTGGTCGACCCAGTGGGACGCGCGCGCTGACGCGCTCAAAACACTGCGCGACGCGATCGACGACTGGGCTGTGCAAGAGGCCATTATGGACGATATCAAAGAGGCCATCGCTCCCTATAGGAGGACAGTTGGCGCGTGTGCTGCCGTCACGTCGCGCTACCCACAGTTGATCCCATCGTTTTCACGTCTCTTTTCCGGAAGTCGCATTGCGCTTGAGCCTGGCTATGGCGGCATGGTCACCGTGTTTTTGGATCTCGATTCCGACGCCTTGGATCAACTCCTTGGCGAGGAGGGCTACTGACCCCGTAAAGTTTGCGGCCTTGCGCGTGCTTCTTTTTTCCTCTTTTTTTGTGTGCACCCATCCGTACGCGCAATTAGATCGCCTTTTTTCTTTTGTCACTGCCAACCCCAAGAGAAAAAAAATGAAAAGAAAAAGAGGCGAGACGCAAAGACCAAGAAAAAAGATCTGTGCAGATTTTTTTTGAGGACAGTTCTTTTTGCGTATGTGTTTGCCCCTTTTCGCCAAAAGCCGGCAGCCAGAAGGACACCTGCCGATACCGCAAAGTGATTGGCGAACGACTTTTTCCCTTTTTTTCCCTTGGCGCTGTTTTTCCTGTCTCCTTCCTTTTTTTTTGCGGTCGTCCCGCTGCCAGCAGGCCACCGCCTTGCGCACAGACCAAAATGACCTTTCGGCGCGCCCTCACGGGAACCCGAAAAGGCAAGAGCCAATACTCTCCCATCTGTCCCATCAAGAAAAAAAGAAAGAGAAACAAAAAAGGAGTGGGCGCAAAGGGCATGGAAGAGCCGGTTTGGATGCGCGGCGCCAAGCGGCGCATAGAGCCGGTGCGTCCCGATGTAGCAGCGGCCGTGGGGTTATGCGCCCATAGCAACCGTGACGACAACAGCGTATTGTCTCAGAGGCAACGCCAGAGACTCGATGACATTGCCGTGCGCCTCGGCGTGGCCCCGTCGCCGCAAGGCACATGCGCGGCGTTGGCGGCCGCCCTGGGAGACGAATGGACGAACGCGTCTGAATCGGCCGACATTTTTGCCGCCGAGGAGGCGCGCGCGATGGGTCCTCTGTCTGTCGCGCCATCACGGGCGCTCTTGTCGGGAATCGCCTGGAGTGACCTACCGCCCGAAATGCAAGTGCCCATCGTGCGTGACCTAGTCGAGCGTGATCCGCGCGCGGCCGCCGCCCTCTATGCCACGGGTCTTGCCGGAGCACGGCCATTTATTGGTGAGACCCACATGGCCTTTATTGTGGACGACCAGGGCGCGCTCAACCAAGTCAACGTGCCGCTCATTGAATACGCGCGCTTGGCGGCGGCCTTTGGCGAGACCGACCCGCTCGACCTCTTTCTCGCATCGGCCACGTGCTCGCTCAAGGCCCTGGCCAGCTGGTACGCGTCGTCTGACATCCGACCCAACGCCGAACCCGCGCCCAACGCGCAGTCTATTATGCGCGCGCCCACTGGCGTGTCAGACGCATATGTGTCTGCGTTGGGCGAGGGCCTTTCAAACGAGGCTGTGGACGACATACCGCTCCAACAACTTACGTGGGCGATAGAACGCCTTCCGGCGGATCCCACGATATTCGATGTAGCGCGTTCAATCCTCACCGGCCCACTACCTGGCGATGCGGCCAATGTCGCGCGCCAGTGGTATGAATTTGTGACCACGCCTTCGACCCCGGTCGGCCGGTCCTACGTGCCCACGGACAAGATCGGCGTGAGGTCCGAGGTGTTGCGCGTGCGGCCGTCAGTTGTGCCTCAGACCCTAGCCGTCACTGCCCACGAGCGCGGTATCCCGCTCGGTGTGTTTCCAGAACCATTTAATGCCGACGCATTTCGAGGGATGCGCCTCGTGGGCACCGTGCCCTCCGAGCAGGTGCGCGCGTGGTTCTTGCCCTATGTCACAGACCAACCGCGAGAATCAAAAGCGCTCGACGCCTGGATCGCTGGACCGCGCTTCATGAGGGGTGCCGCCAGCACTGGACTAGTCGACACGTTGCGGAATCGCACCCGCCAAGACCCGTTGCCGCTCGTCGACGCGGTCGACACGATCGGAGAGGCCATACAGGACCATGTGCCAACAACCGGCGGTTGCGCGGCCTATCTCCCGTCGGCGTTGGTGCCGGATTTTGCATGGCTGTTTACGCCGAGCCGCGGGTGGCTCGTGCGCTACAAGGGCCGATTTTGGCTGTTTTTCCAGCCCCGATCGACCGCTATCGAGCAGGCGCTGGCGATGGCTGCCGACCGCGATTCACACGCGTGAGCATATTACACTCCCGCTCCTGTCGCCAAGATATTCAAAAAAAAACCCATGCCCTTTTTCTCTCTTGTCTTTTTTCTCCTTTTTTTGCCCATTGTTGGCACCATCAACGATCGCCCCCGCCCAAAAACCAACACACGAAAAAAAATGGATTGCCTCGCAGGCCTTTTCTTTGAGGTCATTCACTCCAACAAATAAATTTGGCATTGCCCTTTGCCACCTCGCTTTGCTCGCGCGCTCTCTCCCTGTGTCTCTTTCGTAGACTTTCAATTTCTTTGACGGGATGTCGGACACACAGGCGGGCGATTGAGCGAGTAGGTTGTTTGCCACTGGTGTGAGCGTGCCACCAAATTGGGTCATACACTGTACAAAAGTCTCGCCGCACCCATACACGTTCGTCGTCCTCGATCAGTCGGTCTCGACCTGCCTCTGGTGACATCAAAAAAAAACAAAAGGAAAAGAAAAGAGCCAACGCCGACGATGGAACGACCTAGAACAAGCATGCGGAGAGGCGTCAAGCGTCCAGCGCCGTCGGTGCGACCACAGGTGTCGGCGGCTGTCGGCCTGTGCGGTCAGGCACGCCGCACGTCCGAACAGGACGAGCGCCTGGCGCGCTTTGCCGCCGAACTGGGCGTGCCCTACGACGCGCAGGGCGGCGACCCATGCCGCGCGTTGGCCAACGCCCTAGGCCAGGAATGGTCGACAGCCGCTGGCTCTGCCAATATCTTTGTCCAGGAGGAGGCACGGGCGCAGCAGAACCGCGACATGCTCGCCCAACTGCGACGCGAACGCCTGCGGCGACAGTTTTACCCGGCCACGGCAGAGGCCCAACAGACGGCGTTTAGCTTGTGGTCATCGCTGCTGCCTGAACTGCGTCCGGTTTTTGTCGAGACCCTCATCAATGTCGATCCGCGTGCGGCGCTGGCCTTTTACGAGACCGGCCCCGACGTGGCCGACGTCTTTACACAATACAGCGCACGCGTGCCGAGCGTGAGCGACACGGGCGCTCTCTTTAACGGGCGCCTGCCGCTGGTCGACTATGCGCGGCTGGCGGTGGCCCTGGGCACGACCGAGCCTGTCACGCTGTTCCTCCGTGCTTCAATGTGCTTGCTCTATGCGCTGGCCGACCTTGAGTACCGTGCCGAGCAGAGCGGCGCGTTTGGCAAGGCGGCAGGGCTGCCGTTCTGGATGGACGCGGCCCCGCTGTACGGGATCGGGTCTGACGCTGTGTCGGGCTTTGTGCGCGCGGGCCTTCCGCCCAGTGAAAATGCGCCGCCGGTTCTAGTGGGTCGGCTCAAGGATGGTATTGCATCGACGGCCACGCAGTGGCTCGACTGGGTTTCGGCGCCGTACGGACAACTGACAGCGGCCTATGGCGCCACGCCCGCGTCGCCCGTCGTCCGCCGCTATGCCGACATCATGGGATGGCAGCCCGTTGACGTGGAGAGCCGTCTCGGTCGCCAGTGGCTGCCGCGCGGCGCGCTAGGTCTCACGCAAAACGGGCTCGTCGATCAAGAGCCCGACCTGGCGCGGGTGCGCCCCCTCTATGGGCCGTTCCCCGGCCGGTATCAGGCCGTCATCGCCGACATGAGCCCCGAGGCCGCAAACGCATGGTACGCGCTCGCGCAGAACCCCGATCCGGCACAGGCGGCGCTGTTTCGAGAAGCACTCGCGCGCACCGGTGCCGACCGCGCGCTCTTTGGTCATCTCACGGACGCCATCGACGCCGCCCTGACGCCGCTGTCGCCCTCTAGGGCATGTACCGCCGTGGCGCGAAACGCGCGCTGGGAGGGGAGGCCGACCTTTGCCCGGCTCTTTGCCCCGAGCACGCTGTGGCTGCTGCCGCGCGCCAACGGCAGCGTCCTCGTCCTGGCCGAACTGCGCGCGCCCGCCCTCCGAGAAGCCGTGCGTCTGGCCGGCGCTCGCGACAGCATGTGATCCCCTCTTTTTTTCCTCTGCGACGCATGTGCGTGCTCTCGCTTTTGGTTGTCGCCCGACGAGTCATAAACGCATCATCAGCGTCGTCGCTGTTGTTGACGTGTTGGCCTATTGATCATGGCTCTTTTTTAATACGGATGAAAAAGAAAAATGGTCCCCTGGACATTGTTCTGTTTGAGAAGACAATGCTGATCCCAATGCTGAGGCTCCTGCTTGTGGGAAATACACGCAGGCGGCCGCACGAGAAGAAGGAAATGCTGGAGACGGGAGGGGAAAAAGTGACCCTGTACTGTCGCCCCTTTCCTTTTCGAAATGCTGCGTTGCGAGCATTGAAAAAAAAGACCTGTTAGGTTTTTTGCGACACCGTCCGTCGGTGGAGATACAAAAGTCGTGCCTCGGAACAAAAGCCACGCAATGTCCAGGCGCGCCAAGGGAAGAGAAAAAAGGTGGGTGCTGCCTCGGTTGTCAACAAAAAAAAGTCGTTGGGCGATCCCTTTGATGTGTTTTGTGTCTTTTTTATTGTCCTCGCTGTTCCTTGGAGGAGGGGGTGAGTCTTTTCTCTTTGGACTAGATAAAACCGGCAGAACGGATACGACCCAAGATGGCCTTGCGATCAACGGATTGGCCAGCAGGGTGGCCGCTGTCGATCACCAAGCAATCGTAAAAGACACAGTCGCCAAGGACGGCGCCGAAAAAGGCCGTGTCTCGGAATCGGCATCCGACAAAAGCGCACGCGGTTAATGTTGCACCGGCAAAAGACGCGCCGTCAAACTGCTGGCCGAAAAAGTAGATCGACACCAGCCTCGACCCAACAAAGGAGACCGCCTTGAGGTCCGCATTAATGACGCCGTGTGAAAACAGATACGCCGCCGGTGTTGGATCTCTGTCGGGTGCCTCAAAAGGTTGTACGGTCGGGTCGACTGGTGGGTTGGTTGGCGCACCGAGTCGCCACGGCCCACGCGGTTCCCACGTTGAATTTCTCCATTCGACATGTGTCAGCGTAAGACCATCAAAGCCGACAACCATGCGGTCATCTGAGCAACCGGGCACATTGAGGTCGATGTTTGACGCCATTAGCAACCACGGGTCAGTAATGGCCACGCGCCTCTGATGGAGGGCACCTGTGATCGAGGCCGCAGCAGCACGCACGTGCTCCCTGACCAGTCTCGACGATTTTGGATAGCGCACGGCAGCGTCGCGCACGGCCCAATCGAGCAGGTCCGGCGGCACGCATGCCATCCATGCGCACCACGGCAGACGCCAGTCGCGGTCGACGCAGAGGTCATCTCCCGTCTCGGGGTCGGTTGCGCGATGGGGTCCGGCAAACAGAAACCACGTATCGAGACGATCGCGCACGTAAAGACGCCCACTCGCCAGAAAATCACAGTCGGCAGCCGGTACAATGGTTCCCGACAGAAAGCAACGCACCCATGCGCCTTGTTTTTCGTGGGCCCTGGTGCATCGCGCGCCACCGCACGCCGCCGGTTTCTCTTCCTCTTCCTCTCCTTTGTGCAATGACCCGAGGTCGGCGGCGGTCAGCAAGCGGCCAAAGGGCAAGCCCAAACCGAGGACGGTCAGAGGACAATCGTCCTCGGGTGGGCGCCACTCTAGGGAGACCCCGGCCTGCTCTGCGGCGTCCAAGAGGGATGCCCTGCATTTGGCCGCAACGTCGGCGTCAACCAAACACTGAGACGAGGCCAAATAGGCCGCCCATAGACGCGCATCGGTCAAACACGGATCGGCCGGGAGTGCAGCCAAGGGCGAGCGCTTGGTGTCGGGCGCCTTGGTCCATGCATGGCCCCAGATACGACGGCCCGCGAGCCGCGGGTTGTCATCGCAGACGTCACCCACAGCGGTCAGGATCATATAGGCGGGTCCGCCGATAACGGCGTCACCTGATGCCGGACGCGTGATGCGCACTGCGTCTTTGGCGTCCGTGCGGACGTATGCGCGCCCCGCGTCGATTGTGTCAGCGCGCCAGGCGCCGTCGCCAAGGTTCGAGTAAATAGTGCGCGTCGTGACGACCGCGGCGTCGCCACCCACTTGCAGAGGCCTGCGTGTAATTGCATAGACGGAAGTCGTATTTATAGTCTCAAATACGCTCTGGTGGACGGTGCCGTCAAGGTCGCGCATCACGCCCGACCCCTTGTACTTGCCGTCCGAGCATTGGCCCGCAAAAGTCTTGCTGTCGCACGTGACGCCTGTCGCGACGCAACGCCCGTGCCGCGGCCCGCGCAACCATTCTCCGACAAGGCACTCGTTGTTTTTCGGCCATCGGTAGGTGCCGAATCCATCGCGCAATCCATCAAGAAAAGGCCCAACATAGTGATCCCCGTCGATATGGTGCAACTCGCCTTGGCCGCACGCGCCCAAGGCCGAGTATCGATCCACGCGAAACCATAGGCCCGTGTGATAAACAAGACGGCCGGGTCCGACGAATGATCCGGCGCGCCATATGCCCTCTTTGAGGCACACGTTCTCATCCACCTTGCCCAATACCTTTTTGGTGTTGTTGTTTTTTGCCTTGGGCACAAAGGTGGCAGTTGCGTAGCCGTCCAGCACAAGACGCGCCGTGGCGCTTGCCTCATCAAAGACGACTGTCCACTCGCCGCTCTCGCACGTCGACCCATCGGACGACGGAACAACATGGATGTAGCGTCCATTGCACAGATACAACGGACGCTTGCGTTGCCGCGCGATCGCGAGCATATAGAACCACCGAAAGCCACGGCCATAGAGTGCGGCGTCGGTGTGCTCTTGATCGAGGCCGACGCTCCCAAAATCGCGCCTGTATAAGTGCGCCCATAGTCGATCGCATCGGGCCAGATTTTGCGTTGATGCACACACGCCTTCGAAGCAGGCCACGTCGCGCACGGACAGCAGTTCCATGGTCCGCGCGAGCAATTCAATGGGCATGTCCAACAGTTGCATGGCGTGGTCGTCCGCCAAAGGCCGGCACGCCATTTTTACTTTGCTATCCATCTATATGCCTGTCTGCGTGTCTGTGTGTCTCTTTTTTTCTGCAACAATTTTCTTCAAAGGACTTTTGTGTTGTTGGCACGATTCTGTCCTCATCATTGGTCGGACTGGCCAGTGTTTTTCGGCCGTTCACCAACCGTTGCCAAGCATTGTGCCTCCCTTTTGCTCCCAAAGTAAAAAGCGCTCCGTGCAGTTTTGCGCCGCGTCCGGGCTTTTTTATAGACGAGTTTTTTTCAATTGGATGATGGCACCGCGAACAGCATTGGTCCGTCTGATCAAAAACAAGGCCAACCTAGTTTTCACATGCAACGTCACGACGGCGCCGCGCGCCAAGGCCTATTTTTTCTTCCAACGTGAAATAGCGATGCAACACAGAGGTGAAACACTGCCCGATGAGGCCTCTGCGCCCTTTGACCAATTGCCCGATGAACTCTTATTTCATATATTGGTGCGCGTAGATTGCATCGAGTCGTTGGCGGCATGGTCGGCAACGTCAAAGCGTCACCTCCTGCTGGCCATGGATGACTCGCTCTGGCGGCGCCTGCACGAGGCGCACTTTGGCCCGTCGCCTTTCGAGCCGCCGCTGCCGCCACACGTTGATTGGCGTTGGATCTACCGCGCCCAAGGACATGCGGCGCATCCCGCTGGCACCGACGTTGGTGCCTTGTGGGATGGCGACCGCGTCTTTTGGGGCGACGTCGTCGACGGCAAACCTCATGGGTTTGGCATTCACATTTACAGTCCAGGGCTGGCGCACGACAGCATATTGCGCAAGAGAGTCGACGGAGCCAAGGCTATGTCGCTGACCGCCGCGTACCGCATCCAATGTGAATGGGTGTATGGTAAAGAGAATGGCGGCGCCATTCAAACTTGGCCGGATGGCACGAGAATCGAACAACATTGGGTTCATGGCCAGAGACAAAAGCACGCCATTGTAACCCACCCGTCGTGTGCTCGCTACGAGGGTGGGTTTGGTGGTTTTTCTGGCCCGCACGGCCAGGGCACGCTCACGCTGCGCAACCGGGTTGCGATCGAGCGAGAGTGGTACGCGCTTGATGCCATCAAGTTCTTTCGCAGCGGTGACATGCGGGTCGACTTTTGGAAACCTCGCGAGCAGCGTGTTGGAATCTATGTTTGGGCTGACGGCGCGCGCTACGACGGTGAGTTTGACGAATGTGGCAAAAGGCGCGGGCACGGCGTTATGGTCTACGCTAACGGCAACCGTTACGAGGGGGAATGGCGTGACGACGAGATGAACGGGCACGGCGTCATGATCTGCGCCGACGGCGATCGTTTCGAGGGCGAATGGCGCGACAGTGCGATGAGTGGGCGTGGCACTGCAACCTATGCCAACGGCGACCGTTATGAGGGCGAGTGGCGCGACGATATGTACGATGGCTATGGGGTCTTTACTTGGACATCTGGCCAAGTCTACACGGGCTACTACCGGCAGGACCGACGCCACGGGTCATGTGTGCTACGGTACGCAGACGGCGCAATCTACAAGGGCACCTACAAGGATGGACGACCACATGGCCGCGGCACAATAACCTATGCCGACGGCTCGTGTCTTTCGCGCACGTGGGACGGCAAAACATGCACCGATGCTGCGGTCGTCATCCATCGTGCTGGGGACAGTTTGTGCTCCCTGCCCGAACCCTGCCATGCATGTGTCGCGCTGGCCAGCGATGACTCGTCGTAGTTACACAACAACACAATCGATCTTTTCCTCCTGTTTTCCCATGTTGTGGTTTGAGATTTTTGGTCATTTTGAGGAAAGGAACAAAGAGAGAGAGAGAGGCCACAGATACAAAAGGCGTCTTGATGGTCCATCGTCCGGTGGTTGCCCCTCCTTTTCCTCGTTGGCACTTGTCTTGAGGACACATGGGGATACGGTCTCTTGTGCGAAAAGTAAGATCCAACAAAGACAACAGCCTGTGCATATATGGGAATGCCTCTTGTATTTGTTTGTGCATACAAAAACATGAAAGATACAAGTCCCAGCGCGTACTTGCCACACAAAGGTCCATATCAATGATTACGCCATTTTTGATCCTGCAAGCGCAAAAAGGCTTGTATGTCGGCACGTATGCCAGTCGACAGTTGGGCCAACGCAGATGCGTCGACGCGATCGGCTGCCTCACACCAGACCTGAATCGCTGGAGGAGGGTAGCGCCTGGGCTCGCGCGGCGGTGATGCCCGGTAGCGTTCCCACACGTCGGGCCATCGGCGTGCGACTAGCGCAGCCGCCTGGAGGATTGCGACAGATTCGCGCTCCGCATCCCATACGTCAAAAACAATATCGACAATGTAGTGGTCTTCCACTCCAACAAAGGGGTCGAATTCAGGATGATTGATGATGTATGGGAGGGCGCGCGTCCTCATGGCCATGCCCCACATGGGGCCGCTTTTTAGCACGTCGGCCAAGAGAAAAGACGGCACGGTGGCATCGACACCATTCCACGTCCAGACGCGATCCCACGCGGCAACCTTCTTGTAAAATTCGATGCTGCCCGAAAATAGCGCTGCGGCACCGAGGCCTTTTGGGTAAAACCAGTGGTTGTGCTCGATGGCAAAGTCAAAACAGTCGACCCGGTTCCATTTGGCGGCCTTGCTCAGCCAGTTATCGTCATCGTGGATGTGCCCGAGCCGTATCTTTTCGAGTTCCTCCCTCTCCTCCTCGCTGTAACAAAGGACGGGGTCGCGGCCACCCTCAATGTCCAAAAGGAAGCGGCCCAGTGCAAACAGGCCATGCCGGCCGACGAGCAACCACATGGGCTCGATGACGTTGTCGATGATGGCCGCGTTTCCACGAGATCGCGCCGACAGTACGGCCAACAAGGCGCGCACAACATCGATGCGTTCGTGACGCGCAGCGTGCCAGGCTGCGACTTGGATACAACAGTTGTCGTGGGCCTTGGCCAGGCCCATTAACGCGTCAGTGTCTTGCCACGATCCAGCGGCCGCGGCGACAAGCACATGGCGGTGTAGCCGGCGACAACTCTCTGTGCGTCCATAGCGACTCACAAAAGGCCGCATGCTGTCAATGTACTGTGACCACCTTTTCGAGTTAGCCACGTCATTGCCCATGACAGCGGCCTCTTTTACGCGCTCGGGCACGGCCGATGTTGTCAGCACAGCGACGACGTCCATCAAGTCAAGGTTTTGGACGGTCCACGCGCCTATGGCATCGGTCGGCAGACCACGCCGGACCATGAGGGCCATACCCGACGCGCGGACAAGTGAATGATGATGCGCTCTTTCCGGCGGCGGCGCGTCCCAAAGGGCATCACGGAGCCGACTCGACATGGCCTGTGCGTCGGCGCGTGTGATTGACGCAATCACGTCGTGCCACCGACGACACACCGACGCTGGTACCCATCGGCATTCGGGTGGAAAAACAGGCGCACCATCGGTACATGTACCATTGAACAGGTGGTAGAGAATGTCGTCGGTCAGGATGTCGATGGGTGCCGCATCTAGATCATGTCCGGTCATCTTCACATGTCCCCAGCCCATCGCATTGACGCGTGCGACCTTTGCCAGCCGACAACAGGGAACCGCCGCAGAACCATGGTCGTCACAGCCGCCATTGTCGTCTCGGTGAAGACGGCCGTCTTCGCAATTCTGTGTGCGCTTTGTGCGTCCTTGGTTCATCAGCCTGCAGCCCTTTAGCCAACTTTGAGCGACCAACAAATAGCGTCGGGTGGCGGCTGGGCGTGCAAAGTTGCCGCACTATCCACCAATGTAGCCCACCAACAGAGCCGAACCAAATTTTTTGCGCCTTGACGTGCCATTGGTGAGAATACAAGAACACATTTTTGATGCAAAAAGTCGGCACTGCCTCTAGTTTTTAGTCTTTTTTTATGACGTCAGTCGCCAACGCAATGGCAGAGCACTTTTTCATCGCATGCACACATCTTTATTGAGGCATCAAAAAATCTCCGAGCAATCCACTGTGCAACCAGGCACGGCACAAAACACCGCATAAAAAAGCGAGTCACAAAAGAGAGACAATGCTGCCACTGAAGAGGCTCGTTCCATCCATACAAGCGCGCAAGGGCCTACCGTCGCAACCGCCAAAGGAAAGAAAAGTGAGAGCCACGGAGAGACTTTCTCTCTCTCTCGTTGCCCAACGTGCATATATCGTCTAAACATCTAATCGTCGTGGGCGGCGATTTAAAAGTCACGCCAGAGGGCAACATTCTTTTTTTTTTGAAACCGGCGGCGCCAAAGGTAACTGGCACGCACGACACCCGCACCGATTGGAGGGACGACGAGAGGACGCACGCAACAAGTTGGTCGTCGCGCAAAGGAAGCCGGAAAAAAAGGGATCCAGCACGGGAAAGGGAAAAAAACAGCAAGGGTTGTCGGCGACCGTCAACGTCTCTCGCAAACACACGCCAAACAACAACGACCACGCGGGAAAAAGGGCTCTTGAGAAAAAAAAAAGAAAGGACCACAAGAAAAGAAAGAAAAAAGAGGGACCGCAGCGGAAAAATATGAGTGCCCCACCGACCGGATCACCATACGTGCTGCCTCTATCTGCGCGAGAGTACACATGCCCTTTTGTCGACACGCTGTCGGGCACCGCCTTTGACCTCGCCGATCCATGGCTGTGGGACGGATTCGCGCAGTTTGTCGGGTTGAATGACACACACGACGGCGCCGGTCGCCGACAGTTGCAGCAGCGCTCGATCACCTCGTGTGCCTCGCGGCCACAGCGACACCGTCTCCCCTGACTCTTTGTGTGCACGCCGCGTGCCCTGTATAAAAAGTTACAATGAAAAACCTATCACGAAAAGAACACAATACATTTTTTTGGTATAAAAAAGGAATCCGGAGACGACAACAGCGAGACCATCTGTGCAAAAGGAGACGCAAAAAAAGGGAGGTCGACGCTGTCCGAGTTTGTTGCTCGAGCGACCAAGGCGCCGGCTCTTTTGGGGTTTCCTTTTTGTCCTCGGAGATTCTCATGCGATGGCGACCTAAAAGGGAAACACATGCAGGACACGCATTTGGGCCGTCTACAGGCCGCCTCGAAAAAAAACCGACTCGCTCCGGCGGGCGCTCTCATAGCCGTAAAAGGCCAACAGCAACTTGGGGAAAAAGAGATGGGCGCACATGTTTCTTTATTTGCAAAGTTGCTGTGTGCGATCAACGGCGGTGGCCCACAGCATCTCCACGCCAGGATTTTTTCCCAATCTTTCATGAAACAAAACGAACCTTTTTAAAAAAAAAGGGATGAAAAGGCGGGAAAAAGGTTGATGAAAATACCAATACGACAAGCCCACCCAACAGGCATAGCACGCATCTAGGGACCCCTCAGTTTGGACGACAGCAAGAGACTATAGCCCTCGCGCAGCCCGATGGTGGCGCCCCAGTGAGAGACGACGGTCTGCACGGCCTGGATGGCATGCGATGTGGTCGCATACACATAGACGCTGCTGCCGCGCGCCAGGTCTGGCACGCTCGATTCAAACGCCTGGCTGCTGGCGCTGCCGCCGGCGCACGCGCGACGCCATTCCGATTCGTAAAACGGTACGCGCTTGAGCGGGTTGGCGGCGCCCATGGCATAGTCGAGCGTAATCACCGAGGTGCGCGCGTCAGCTGCCAGGCCTGCCGTGGTAAGCGCCATCCACAGCGTGGGGAGCACGCGCTGAGCGGGCGCCTCGTCCGTCGTCGGCATGCGGATTTCGGCCACAAAGCGGTAGAGGTCGCGCGTGTCCATGCGTTCCAACAGGACACCCGCCGACGCAAACACGGGTTCACCCGATGCGGCGCGACGTCTGATTTCTCCTAGGAGGTCGTCGGTGGCAGCGATAAAGGCGTCCGGGTCATCGCGTTCGATGGCGGCAAAGAGTCCGAGGCCGGGTTCGGCCTCGCGAAGGGCATCGCCCACCATGAGCGCCACGGCCTTGCCCACCGGGTGCGAGTACACCTGGCGGTGCATGTGGAGCCGCGTGCGAAACAGTTGGAGCAGGTTGTGGTACTCGCTCTCGCGAAAGCAAATCTCGCCGCCCTCGATGCGGCTATACTCGATGAGACGGTCCACATCACAGTGGGCATCGACGCCCGTAGCATAGGCATCGCGCAACAGATAGTCAAACTTGTCGGCGTCGATGCTGTTGAGGCCATTGTGCACCACGCGGTACAAAAAGGCGCGCTTCTCTTCGACCACGTGGCCGCGTATCATGGCCTCGACGCGCTCGACCTCGTCGGCCGTCAAGAGACCGACGCGCTCGTTGACGCGACGCACCAGGGCGCACGACACCTCCTCGTGATGCCAAGGCGTTTCGCGCGGCCTGTCGTTGACCAGGCGCTCAAAGGCATGGCTAAACGGGCCGTGACCAAGGTCATGGCACAGCGCCGCCACCTGCACGAGAAAGATGTCGTCCTCGGTGATTGTGACAATGCGATCCTCTAGGCTGGCCATCTTGATCCGCGTGCGTGCCAGTCGCTCTGCATCGCTTCGCCTCGCTGATTGAGACAATGTGCCCCTGGGCGGGTCGGCAGCGGCAGCCGAGGCCATGGAGCATTCGATCGTCGCCGCCTTGAGCCGCAAGCCTGCGAGACGCCGGGCCACGAGGGTCTGCTGGCGCACAAAGTGTGCCATCCATCGTCCGGCTACGTGCGCCGTGCCGAGCGAGTGCTCAAAGCGCGTGTGCGTCGCGCCGTCATAGACCAATTGGAGCGAGCCGAGTTGTTTGATGCGACGCAGACGTTGAAACTCGGGCGTGTCGATAAAGGCAAACAGTCCAATGGGCAGCGACATGAGCCCGTGCACGGCGTCCTTGACGGTCTTGCAGCGACGCATGCGCCGCCATGGACTGTGGGCGGTCGTGGGCACCAACGTATGGTCGACGCCTCTGTCTGCCGGTGCAAAAGAGGTCGGCAGAGACACGTTGTCATCGTCGCCGTTGTTATTGTGGTTGTCGTTGTCGGTCATGGCCGTATGTTGCGTCGATGGTGTTGGGGAGCGGTCCAGGCAGGGGAGCAAAAAAAAGTCGAAAGAAAGAGAAAAGGCGAACCAACACAGGGGGAAAAAAGAAGGGAGACACGCAGAGATGCAAACCGCACTAACTGTAGGTATGCGCGAGAGCAGAAAAACTAGATGCGCCCGATGATGTTTTGTCCTTTCGGTGCACAGAGGGAGCGGGGTTTTGTCTCTTTGGTTTTCTTTTGCGACAGCGGGCCACGAGGGCGGCGCGTCTGGCGCCGCGCAACCAGCCGACGGCGGCACTCCATAGCGCGCGCCAACAAGCCACCAAAATAAAAGAACAAAAAAAGTGCGACCCCCAAGACGGCGTGCACCATCGATTGGTTGCACCGGTGCTCTTTTTCTGGTGATAAACATATATTTTGTGTTCATTCTTTTCTTGCCTGTGTGACATTTTTGTGGCAACCCGAAAAGAGGCTGGGGCAATGCGCGTCGACGGTTGCCGACAACTGTCCAATGGCAAACCTGTGTTATTCCCATGCGACCAATGGCCCCGTCGCCTGTCCGCTCGCTCTCCCGCTTTGAACTGACCGAACCTGCATAACAACTCTGGCAACGATACAAATAGGAAAAACAAGCGCGAGACGCCAAGCCCGCACGCCCATTCTTATCCAAACAAGTCCTTTTCTTTATCGCTTCTGTTTCTTTTTCTTTTTCTTTTCTATCTTTCTTCCTGTCGGTGCGCGGTCGTCCCTTTGCGCGATCTGCAAGGCCCTGAAAAGAAAAAAATCGCCGCGGTCCACCGACATGGATGCGCGTAGGAAATCATCAAGACCGGACCGACGGCCATCCAGCAGCGCGGCGCCAGCGCCAACAAGGGGCTACAAAGTGCTCCGCGCCGACATGACGTCGCTGGCTGACGCATCGTGCGTTTACGCCGTCGGGAGGACGACAACGTTTGATTCGACGGCGACGCCCTTGTGCCCTGGTCGTGCAGGTCTCCATTTTGGCCGCACACCACTCGACTGTGCCGTTGACACACACGTACGCGGGGCGCTCGCGTCAACGTTTCCCCCGCCGGCCTTGGCCTTTGCCGAGGTGGAGGCCATTGGCACGGTGGCCGCAGACGGTCCCGGCGGTGGCGTCACCGACGCACTCGCTGTTGTGCGTCTCATTCCAACAGACGAGTGGCGATTGATGTGCTCGGGTACGGTAAGGGCGCGCGACGCCGACGGGGCAGTGCGCATCGAGCGGTATCGCAATGGCCGCCGCCACTCGCCGCCCGACCCCACGATGCAAGGACGCACGCTGTCGGCCATTGAATGGCCTGATGGGCGTCGTGACTGGTACCAAAACGGGCTGTTGCATCGTTGCCGGTGCAGCGAGGCTCGAACGACGCGCGACTATAGCATCAACCAAGACGATGGCGGTGGCGACAGTATCCACTGCGCGCGCGGATGTACGCCTCTTCCCGCAATCATTGATGCCGATGGCGTGCGCCATTGGTACATGCACGGCGTGCAAGTCGAGGCTCCATTGGAGCACCCAACCTCCCAGAGGGTCGGCCGACAGCGCGCTCGGGCTGATCCATCGTCGTCGTCGTTGGGCGACTCGCTCTCGCTCTGGTCACGTTGGTGCACGGCGCCTTTTGCCTCGTTGTCGACGTGATCCATCGGACCGGGACAGTCGTTTTTTATGGAGCCCCATCGTCTTTCTCTTTTTCTCTTTTAGAAAAAAGTTATTGTACTATTATTAATAAAGACGGTAAACATGACCACGCAAGTTGTTTTTTACATCGACCTCTGGCGCTCGGATTCCTCACCCAAAAAAAAGAGAACCCTTATTGAATCTCTCTCGCTTTTCATCAAGCACAGAACCGCCTACGACCGCCAATAGATAGAGTGGCACCAAGCGCCTCTTTTTCTGGTTCCACTCGGAACCACTTTTGTTGCCTCACCACACTTTTGCACACAAGGCGTGCGGTTTTTGTGGAAAGGGAAAAAGGAGAGCGTCGGTTTTTACTTGCCTTGGCCCATTTTTTCCGTCTTGCGCATTCACTTTTCTTTTTGTGGCCTTTTTCTAGAGCCACGAGCCTTTCTCTTTTTTTTGGTCGCACCCGAAGCACCAATCACGCGCGCGCGTGACAAGACCCATCCCTTTTCCCAAAGGTTGGCCCTTGTCGCTTGCCCTTTGTTTGAGCCATATATCCACAAGACGATACGTCCATTCTTCTTTTTTCCTTTTCTTTGACCGTTCGGTTGCGCCTGCGGCGAGCAGACGCACACTCGGGTCTCTCTCTTTCCGCCACGCACAGCCTTTTGCGTGCTCCGCGACGCACGCGTGCCTATTGCCCCCTCCATTTGATTGGTGGACAGCCTTTGGGTACACGCCCTAGCCCCGAGAATCCTGCCGGTTGCGCGCGGACCCGTGCCGTGCGCCCTGATACCGCCGCAGACGACGACCAGCAATCGCCGGGCGACACGCGCTCCTTGTCTTTGCGCCACCTGCCGCGGCGCAAGCGCTCCCGCCCCGCGACACCAGAGAAAAGGTCGGTGCCGTCCATAAAGCGTCCGCGCTACACGCCTTTGGTCTTGGTGGACACGATGGAGCGCCCATCGCAGGTGTCACAACAACAACAGCAACCCCTACAAATACAACAGCAACATCAGCAAAAACAATCTCTGCCGCAGCAACCGACGCGCGCGAAAATTGTGCCAACAAGTGCTCCGCGACCAGCCATCCGCCCAGCGTCTGCTCGTCCTGTGGCGCCTAAAGCGTCTATCGTGCCTACCAGCGCGACCGCGGTGCCGTCCAGACCTTTGGTCATGCCAACGTCGACATCCAGAATAACGACCAATGTTTCGGCGCCGCCGGGCAACAGAGCCGCAGCGGTTGTCCCGCGCAGTGCGCCAACGCCCTCGACGGCACCGTCAAATAGAGCGGTTCATGTGGGGCCACCGCCAATTCTACGGCCGGCCATTGTGGCAGCGGCACCCGACATCCGCGATGTTCATGTAGGCCAGCAGCGTGCCGTCGTCCTGCCCGCCAAGAGTGCCGCTCTCCACCAGGCTTTGCCGGCGTCGGCTCCGTCGCCGAGTTTGCCCAAGGCCCCTGCCAGAGTCGTAGACGACACGGCTCGCCTCCACGCGCAACCGGTGGGCGTCCAGCCTATCGTGCCCGTGTCACTGGCCCCTCCGATGGCACTCGAAAAGGTCGCGTCTGCAGAGACAAATACCACCAGTAGAGTGCACCGTGTCACAGTTCCGCCGCCCACCCTGACGATTGCGGCGACTGCTTTGGCGCCGTTGTCATTCGGTGAAACACATGTCGTGGACAACGTGCACGTCGGTCATATCACACCTTTGCGCGACCGAGAGCCGCTACATGTGGCCGAGGTGCCTCTCGGTCATCTCGATCCTTTAGCAGAGCCCCCGCTCGATGCGCCGGATGTGCACGATCTAAAGACACATGGCGAACAGATTCCAACACAATCGAGCGACGATGACACGGTGTTTGCGCCTACGTCGCCACCCCTCGCCGACCCACCAGACACCGACACGGACCAGAAAAGGGGATCTCTTTCCAATGGCTTGGTGGCAGAGAAGAACGCGGGTCATCCCAATGCGGAATCGGATGCGGCAGGCTATGAAGGCGAGACCACTGCCGCCACTGTCTCTGATACGAGCGCGTCCCTCGACACGGACAGCGATCGGAATATGGCCGTCGACGCAGCAGACGCTATCGATGGCCTGCACGCCGCACCTGAGCCCACCGACCAACTGCACCGAGTCGCAGACGGCAATGACGACAATGTTGACAATGTCGATCGTGCCAACAGTCCCGCCAACGACAACGATAACAATGATTGGCACGACGTCAAAGAGTGCGACAGTGATGATGCCAACCATCGAGTCAAGCGTCAACGAATGACTGTGGCCCAAGACGAGAGGGACGAGTTGTGCCCGGTGCCTGCAAAAGAGGCTGACATCCCGCGGCACGGTTCGGGAGAATGTCTCCACATGTCGGGATACGAGGCTGATCCGGCACCCGAACCTGCAGAGACCCGCGACGCACATCACATAGACCGACCCCGCGGGGAAGGGTCTTTGTGTGATCAGCAGCACCTTGACGACGACCATACGAATGCGGCGACGCCTCAAAAGACGTTCACGGAGATTGGAGACAAGGTCGGCAACAAGTACGCGGGGGAGACGGCCGACAAGCGCGATAACAACAATAGATCACCGCACTCAACAACGACAATGACACACAAGCCCGACGCAGTTCTGGCGCCGCCCGTGTGTATAGTCTATTCGACGCCACCGGCCGATGAGCGCAGGGCCGAACATCGGCGCCACACCTCTGGTCCGAGTGTGCAGGTGTCGCCGTGTGGTCGTGTCATCGATCGTCCGGTGCCGCGTGAGACGGTCCTCGTGGGACCGTGGAGTTTGCCGCCCCAAGCCGACGCCGACTGGGCCGGTGGCGGCGGCGGAGGAGGAGGCGGCCGCGACACCAATCCAACACGTACGGCGGTGCGGTTCTGGCTGACGCGACCGGTCGAGTCGGTGCGCGTGATCGGTGCGCCCTGCGAGTTTTGTCTCGCCGTCGGCGGCGCCCTCATCGAGCCCCACTCGCAGGGGGGCGTACTCGAAATGGGTGACGTATGCGATACCGAGTGTCGCCCGTCGCGTATGCCCGCCGGCGTTGCTGGCGATCGGCTCAACCGTGCGCTGCGCGCGGTGCGTTGTGCCCGTATCAACGGGCAGGCCATCGCGCCTGGCGTTCTCGACCTGGGCGGCATCGAAACGGCGCTTGTGTTTCGTGGACCGCTGGACCGCGACACATTGGATCGCATGGTGGTGCGATTTGCTGCCTACAACGTGTGGCGTGAATGCCGCAGTGCCGACGGCAAAACCATTACTGACGGCCGCTGGCTCTATGGCTCATAGAGCCGTTGCCCTCGTCTCCTTCCATTCTGTGTATTTTCTTGGCGTCTTTTGTCTTTGCATTGACTGCTGTGCGCAACACCAACATTTTTTTAAAAAAATGTCGACGTCGTTGCCTGGTTTTTGTCTTGTTGGGAGCGACGCCCTTTGCATGGGCCTTTTCGTTGGGGAATACGGCTGATCGCGCGCATATACAAGAGATGGAAATTATTTTTCTCTCGCTGGTCGACTACAAGGCCGCACGACCAAGACCAAAATGCAACGACAATATAAAAAAAAACCCAAACATGACATTTCTCTTTTTTTTTCTTGAACGCGCGCAGGGTCGCCTTGCGCCGCTGCATCGCGGTGCTTTGGGTGCCATCTTCTTCTTTTTTTTTGAATTGGTGTTGCGATTGCATTGTGTCCTCTCGCGCGATGCGCCATCGTCCTTTCTTCCAACAACTCCTTTTTGGGCGTCTTTTTTCTCGTGTCGTTGCACTTGCACTTTTCCCTCGCGGCATCTTTTGTTTGGAGTAGCAAAAGAAAAAAAGGAAAGCGCAACGCCAGGGAGCGACGGCAAAGACTGGCGCCTGTCGTCTCAAATGGGCGCCACGCGCAAAAAGAACACGACTAAAATCTGTGCCCATTGTCTTTGGGCCACCATTGTTGCCGCTTTCCAAAGACGACCTTTGAATTGTCATCAAACAAAGACAATGGGAAAACTACCGAAATGGGGAAAAGGCATGAGCGAGGGTCTTTGCGAGCGTGTGGCGGCATTTTTTTGATTGTAAAATGTTTTTTATTTAAAAAAAATAGAAACACCAGCGACATGTGTGCTCGTCTGTGTGGAGCAAAAAAAAACATCCTACAGGGACCTAGAGTCGCCATTGACAGACGTGATTGATTGAGCGGCGCGTGCCATCGACAAGAGACGGCTCACCTTGCAGGCGCTCGGTCCATAAGCGCTCTCGAGCGCCGCATAGGTGAGGCCTGGCACCAACGTGTGGATAATGACACTGCCATGGTCGCTGTCGTCTCGGAGCGGGCACGATGACAGTGACGAAGAGGGTGACAACAACGACGGCAACCTAGGCGGCTCTTTGCCGACCGTCACAAACAATTCGCTGAGCGCCTTCTTGTCAATGGTCGGCAGGCGCTCGCAGACGTCGTTGAGGTTGGGCAAAAAGGCGCCATCGAGAAAGTAGTAGGCCTGGTGCCAGTGGCGCGGCATGAGTCCCGAGAGCGTGGCAGCGATGCGCTCCATGTTTGTCTCACCCGTCTGAACGAGAGCCTCGCCCACTTGCACGACTTGACGCACCCTCTCTGCGTCGGCGACGCTCACATTGTCATTCTTGAAGAGCACCGAGTCTGTGCACAAGGCGACAGTCTTGCGCAGGCGTCCGACGGCGCGGTCTTTGCGCACGCACACGCGCACGTCTCCATAGTGCTCAAGGCAGGGCTCGAGCGCTTTGAGAAGCGCACGCGCAGACAGAGGGTGACCTCCCACAAAGGATACGGCGGCGCAACCAGAGAGATCATCGGGAACGAGGCACTTCGTGACAATCTGTTGAGTCACACGAACGTCGTCTTGCACGCGGTTCGTCGCAGCGTCCAGACGGAAACGCATAACGACTGTTTCGACGACCGACGCAGCTTCGACCTTCGTGTCGAGATCGTCCATGGCCTTGATCATCTTGTGCAAACCAGAGATGGTCAACGTCGTGTTGGACTGCGATGCCGCTGCATCCGCGACGGACGAATCCAGGGTCCCGGCAACCGCAGGCGACGATGCGGTCCCAGACGGCACACAAACAGTCGTGGCAGAGATTGCATCGGCGGCGGCCTTTGGCGCATCGTCCACCTTGGACACACGGCAGACATTCACAGGCTCGCCCGAGATCATCGACTGCAACTCTGTTCGCGAAAGACAAAAATGTTCGCGTGGCTCGGTGCCGGTGGGGGCCGTGTTCGTGGTGCGGGCGCCTGTTTCGGTTGCCATGTTGATCGCGTCGAGGGTATTGTTCTTGTGTGTGAGGGGGAAAAAGAGGGCGATGCGAACAAAAAAAGGTGCGCTGGCGTAGTCAGAGGTAGTACAGCAAGATTTGGTCGATGTGCCGTTGTTTGGCCTTTTGTTCTTTTTTATATCCCACATGCCTCTTTTTCATTCGACATGGTTTTGACCAATTGAATAAAAGAGCAGCTACGCAAGGTCGCTCTAGTTGGGTGCGTGCTTGCGGTCTCTCTTTTTTTTGGCCACCTTTTTTCGCATGAGCCCAAGACACCAGCGCCCTTTTTACGCGACCTGCCGTCTTGTCCTTTTTGCAGAGCGGCAATTTTTCTTCCGAAACACAAAAACCGGCAGGAGAGGGGAAAAAAAGAGGCACACAATGCGCATGCGCTAAACAACGGCGCTAAAAAAAGGCCGCCCCAGCCGGCAGCGCACAAAAAAAGGCGACAGAAGAAGAGCGAAAAAATGGGGGAGAGAAAAATACACGACGGGCGCCGCCCGGAATCGAACCGGGGCCTCCTGCACCCGAAGCAGGAATTTTACCACTTAACTACGGCGCCGCATGTTGACATTTCTCCTGAGGCTTTTTTTCGACCGCCCCCCAGCCAAAGTTTTTTTCGTCTCCTCCTCTTGGGCATTTGCAGGCGGAAAAGAAAAAGGAAAAAACCAACTGCCCTTTTCCCTGAGAGGAAAATGTGTCGCATTCTGTGGCGGGGCCTTTTAGTGCCGTTGCCGTCTTCATTTTTGGTTTTGGCCCATGCGTGCCCGCTCTTTTTTTTCCTTTGCGAAAGAAAAAGGGACCTGCGCGCGACCACCAGCGACGAAAAAAAAGGAACACTGCACGAATGAAGGGGAAAAAAAAGAGCGACGTGGAGTGCGGAAAAAAAAAGAGGATGCTTTTAATGCGGATCGGGAAGAGTCGCGGCGCGGGCAGCCGTGCGCTCCAGCGCCACGAGCGCGTCCAAAGAAAGTGGTCGAGCGTAGGTGTGTGCACGCGAGCGGCGTGTTGTCGTCGCGGCCGTCGTGGTCGCCCTATGCACCGCCTCTTTACGGGCGCGTATGCGTGCGGCAGCAAAACCTTCTGGGTCGGCCAGCGCTGGCCTCCACTTGTCCTCCCACGTTAGGACAGCCTGTTGGCGTGGCACCTCTTGGTCGCACTCTTTTCCCGCCTCTTGACCTTGTGCTTTGGCGCCCACGCAAACAGCATAGGCGCTGCGGAAGCGATGGGCGTCATAGCCGTTGTCATCGTCGTCGTCGTCGTTGTTGTCGTCATCGAGACGGCCACGACGGTGGTTGTCTTGCTGTCGTGAGTTATGTGCCGTTTGGTCTCTGGGCGTCGGGCAGGTTCGCGCCATCGACGGCAGAGCGTGTCGATGCCCCGAGCGTGGGTCACCGCGATCGCGCAACAGCGCACACGCGCGAAAGGCATACGCAGACGCACACAAGAGTGACAAGAGGGCGCCGGTCAATATGGCTAGGGCGGCGAGGTCGCCTTCCTGCGTGTCGGCGACGCGCCAAAATTCGTCGTGGTACGCGCAGTGCACAGTCGTCGCGGTCGCCATCGTGTCGCGCACGCGCCCACCCAACTCTCCCTTTTTTCCTTTCAAAGAAAAAAAAGAGAAACAAGAAAAAAAGAAAAGGTCGTCGGGTTTTCCTTGTGGATGGCGCGTGCGCCCCGCGTTCTCGGTTTACTTGCTGCTCTTTTTTGCGCGAGCCCTGGTTCTTTTTTCTTTTTCTTTCGGTTTGGCTGTAGTATCCGCGTTGTTCCCAGTCGGCAGCGCAAAACCCCAACTTGTGGATAGTGAGACGACCAGGAGAGTGCAATGTAAAAAGGACAATAGAAGGAACAAAAAGACCCGACCAACCCACCCCTGTCGTTGTGCTTTGGGTGATCTCCTTTTTTAGAATGTCATTTATCTTGACCAACCGCGTGTCAACGAGATGTTGATGATTGGTCCGGAAAGAATACAAAAGGGCTGGGAAAAAGGCCCGTATGTATTTTCATCATCCGCCATCCCTCCCATCACCCGCAAAGCCCTGTTGCTTGCCGGTTTTTTTCCCTCCTGCATACACATAGCGCCCCATCGTTGGTTTTCTCTCTTTTTTTTTCTCTTTCTACCCATTTGGCGCATATCCATCAATGTCAATGGCTGACAATACCCACAAAGACGACGACGACAACAATCGCAATACTGCGATCGGCCTCTTGGCGACGCACCAAGAGCAGCCTGCCGAGACACCCGAAGGCGACACAGCCGTTGTTGCCATGGACACCACCGAGGAACAGGACGGCCGAGACTGCACCGTCGTACTCGAACATGGCACAGTACCCGACACCAACGTCTCCACGCCCTCGCCGACCGAGTCTCAGACGAGCAACGCCGCTGGCACTGCCGCCAACGAAAGGGGTAGCGTGCGAGACGCTTCTCTCTGCCTGGGCGTCGTCGAGGCATGCGAACCACAACGGTCAGGACTCTATATGCCCTATGACATGTCGGACGAAGCACTCAACAGCATGCTCATGAGCACAATCGAAAGCATCGGACCGCTGTACCCCGACGAGGATGATCCGTATGGCGATGACCAATATGGAGGCGCGGGTGATGGTGATGGTGATGATGACGACGACAACGACGACGACAGCAGACCCGTTAATGTCCCTTTAAACGCGGAGAGCAATCCCCTTTATGGGGGCGATCACCAACATCACCGCATGGACCGTCAGCGCACCGAGAAAACGGCCGGACGCGAGCGACCCCCGGCGGAAGACGAACCATTGGCCAAGCGCCGTCAGGTCGAGGAGCAGATCGAGGCTCCGCCGCGTCCACGCCGAGGCCGTCCGCCAGGTCGCACGTCGGGTCCGCGTCCGCAGACACAATCGTCATCGCGCCTTGCATTGAGCGCCCTCCACAAGCGATTCGTGCGCGAGTCGTCTGATGCGGCCGCGCGCGAGGTGTGCGAGGTGCGGCTCGTGGGTGTGCGCCACAATGCCATCGACCGCCAGGACGATGGCAACCGTCACGTCGACCACAATGGAGTGCGCTTGTCGACCGCCGACGATGGTGCGCTCCCGCCCGCGCTCTCTTTCCGCCGCCTCTTGGATGCCGAGTCCGCAGCGCGCGTTTATACGTGCGTCGGCGAGCGCTGCGGTAGACGCTTTGCCTGCACCAACCAAAACGCGCCGATTGCGTGTGGGCCTCAACGCCGCGCGCCACCGCCGCCGGGACGCGATGGCGACAACAATGACGATGATGCGCTCGACGGACAAGACGCCGACACTGCCGTCGACCCTGCTGTGGACGGCGTGCCCGTGGATGGATTTGTGTGCCCGCTTCACGGGGCACGCCACGCCTATTGTGCGTCGTGCTTGATTGCGCACATGGAACTCGATCTGCCCCTCGACGATGACGACAGTGACCATGTCTTGGAGGGCCGCTGGCCCGTGCGCTGTCCGGGCTTTACCAGCGTGTGGCTCACGCAGCCGCCGCCGCCTGTGGGCACGCGCCCGCTGCCCCGTGGCGGCAGCGTGGCAGCAGTCGATCCGTCGGTAATTGCATCGAGCACCATCGCGCGCTGCCCGTTTGTGTTGGGTCCGCGCTTTGTGCGCGCCCTCGTCGAACGATGCCGACCCGCTGCGATACAGCGCGCCTTTGGGGTCACGTTTGGCATGGCGTGCGAGGCCGTAGCCGACGACCCCGATATTGCCACTGTCGGCGAGGACGACGACTTTCATTCGGTCGACCTCTACAACACGGCGTTGCCTGGCACCGCTCTCGATGACGCTGATCAAGACCGTCGCGGGGGTGACGATGTTAATGACAATGATGATGACGACGTCAACTCGGACCGACACAGGGCACTGAGGCTCACGCGTCAAAAGGGCCTGACACGTCTGCGTGCCATGGCCGAGGCCGAGTATCGACGCCGCGCGACGACGACCAACCCGCAGTATTGGATATCGACGTGCCCCTATGACGGGTGCAACGCCACGGTCCACCTGGACCGCATGTTTGCCTTTAACATGGTGTGCCTCGTCTGCCAAGCGTGCAAGCGCTGCTACTGTTCGGGCTGCCGCGAGCCACTGGCCAACGACGGGAGTCCCGAGGACGCTGCCCTCCGGCGGCAGCACGAGATCGGGTGCTACACGTATGCGCACGCGCCCTGGTTTGACAAGGATGTCGGCTTCCTGGAGCGCGTGCTCAGGGACCCGGCCACGGCGGCGGCGGCCGATCCCGCACGCCCGCCGCGCACCGACGGAGGCGCGTCACAAGCCGCCCGACCACGAACCGTCATTGAGATCCTGCTCGATGCCGGCGGCGGCGCCGCGGTGCGCCGTGCCATCGCGGCGCGCATTGCCGAGTGCCTCGTGCGTGCCGACCATAATGGATCAACTCAACGCTGTCCGACATGCCACCGTCGCACCAACATGAACGATGCGCGAGCGCCCACGCGCGACGCGACCATTGCCGCGCTGGCGCGCGCCCACGCCACGCGCAACCTGGCCGCGGCGCACAACCATGCCCACCGGCTGGCCGGCGTCTACTCGACCCTGGTCGACTGGTGCGCATGCGGCACCGTATGGTGCTATGTATGCGAGCGCGTGTGCCCCGTATCGCGCGCGCAGGCCAAGGCGGCAGAGGTCGTCAAGGCGGTCGAGTGGATCGACACGTCGGCCTCGCTGGTGTCTTATGGCGTGTTGTCATCAGAGTTTGACCCGCCAGCGCCGCCCGTCCCCTGTTCATCGTCAACGGCATCGTCAACATCTGTGGGCGCCGACGTGGGCAATGGCACGCTCGATGTGGCCTGGGCAGAGCGCGAGATGGCGCGCGTCTACTGGCACGAAGCCCCTGAATACGGTCCCTGGCGCCACACGGCCGACTGGGCGCGCCACGTTCGATCGTCGCGTTGTGGCGGCGACCCGTTGTGGGCCAAGCGCTGGCCGGCATGCCCGCCGTCGATGGCCGACCTGGGCGACCTCGCCGGTTGTGGGTTTGTGCCGGCGTCGGGAGCGTCGTCCTTGTCGCAGCCTGTATTGGCGGCGGCCCGCGCGCGCGCCGGACGCTCCAACATTGAACGCTTTCACGCCATCAAACGGCGGCGCCTCACCGAAGAGATCATACGCTGCGTCGATTCTGTGCCGTGGATCGACGCCGACATGATCGCCGCCGTGCGCGACTGGCTGCCCGACCATGTCTGGCAGCGCGCGGTCCACATCGGCGGACACGCCTGGACAGCGGCGCACAAGGCCCGTGGCCAACAGCAGCAACAAACACGCCAGCAATCGCTCCGGCGGCAACAACAGGAAGAACGGCAACAACATCGCACGTTGCTGTTTGACCTCGATCAAACACTGCGCCAACACTGCCCGCCGGTGACGCCGGCCACCACGCAGATCGAGGACCTCGACGTGTACCCGTCGTGGGTCAGCATGCTCGATCCGGTCGCCCCGGGACCCCTCCACTAGCCATACGCTTGTCCTGAAAAAAAACAAAGAAAAAGAAATACAAAGACATCAAAGAGCCGAGAAGACGCGCGCCAGAGCATGCGTTTCGCATTTTTCCTTTTTTTCTCTTTTGCCCTCATAAGTGTCTCGCCTCGGTGGCTTCCGAGGCGCTTGTGCGATGAGGCCGACCAAGGAGAGGGAAAAAGCCCAAGAGACAGAAAAAGGGAACACGATGCGCCCGATGCCGCGGCCTCGCAGGCACGGGGCTCCCTCTCTCTCTCTTTTTTCTACCCAAAACCGCCCCAAGGTGGCAGAGGCACGAAAAAGGCGCGGCCGGAAAGGCGTCCCCATGCCCAGAGAGCGAGTGGAAAAAAAAGAGGGCAATGGCGACGGAGCGAAAGGGCGCCGTCTGAAGGCGTCGTTCTCCCAAGAGGAGCAAAGCCTGTTCATTTCTTTACAACTCGTCATGGTCCACCAAAGAGTGCATGCAGACTGCCGCCTTGTCTGGCAATGCGCCGGTAGGGGAGGGCGACAGCACGCACCCCCAGTGCGCCCGGCATCTTCTTTTCGAGCAGGCGAGACAGCGCACCGCGCACGCTGCCGAGGGATTGTTCTTTTGGCCTTTTTGTTCCCCCTTTTTTCCCTTTTCAATATGCCTGTCCTGGCGCTTTTCTTGGAGCCCGCATCGACTTGTGGGGCCTGATTCGTAGGCTCGATGGGCGGCGCGGCTTTTGAAAGGACACAAACAAGGCTTTCGCCAAGAGCAAAGCCCCTCTTTTTTCGCCGCCGTGGTCTACCGTTCTTTTGGTTCGCCGGGCGCAGTTTCTTTTTTTTTACCCGTATCTTGTTCTGCCACCCGCCCCGCCTACAACCGTCTTTGAGTTGTCTTGTGTGTTTTGTGTGTTGGTGTCCACAAACAACACGCGCTCGCATACATGCACATGTGTTTTCTTTTTTCTATTTATGGGAATCAAGGGGGTGGACGCCACATTCGCAGCGCTCGCACTGCGCATACGCACACACATGGGCGCACACGCAAACGACGGGTACACGCATCTATCGCGACGCGCTCACCACCAAGAAGACTGTGCGGGCGCTGCGCCATAGACGCCCCCGTCCCACGAGCCGCGTGCGCCCTCGTCGCCATTCTCGTCGTCCGAGTAGACCACGCCGTCGTCGTCGTCCGAGGCAGCATCGTCGGAGAAGGCTCCGTCGGCGTCGCTGCCGGCGCTCCCCTCGTCGTCGCTGTACCCCGAAGAGGCATAGGGCGCGGCGACGGCGCCGCCGTACGACTGGCCACTATAGGCGGGCGGTGGCTGACGCAGGGTGTGCTGTTGCTGCTGTTGTTGCGCGAGTGCGGCGCCAAAGGGCGGTTGCGCGTTCCACGCGAGCGGCGCGGCAGCGTTCGAGCGTCCCAGTTCGCGTGTGCGCGGTGCGCCTGTGCCGCGCCACACGGCGCCCGCCGCAGAGGGCGGGGCGGCTCCCACAAAGCCAGAGGGTTCGGCACCGTAGGAATAGGCGTAGCCAAGGCGTGGATCAGACATTGCTCTTTTCCCTTCTTGTCCTTCTCCTTTTCTTGGTCTGGCGGGATGCGGGGTCGCGGGAAGAGGAGCGCGCGCGTGTATGCGTGAGCACGCGCACAACCAGGAATAAGGGTCCTTTTCTCTTGATGGGTGACGCCCAAGAAAGACGGGCGCGCGGCTCGATGCGCGCCCGTTGGCATCGGCGCCGCTCCTTCCCTTTTTCGCCTTCTCGTCGCTGGCCCGCGGCGTCCTGGCGCCGCCGCCACGCCGTCTCTACGGCGGCTCCTTTTAAAAACATAAAAAAAGGGTGTTTGGTGTATGTTGCGCGAGCGCCCATGTCGCAATTTTTTGCCACCCCGGCCGACATTTTTGATGACGCCGCCACGAGACGGCGTGCGACCGTGTTTGCAGATGTACCCCCAATAAAAAAAAAGGTCAAAGAGCGAGAAGAAAGACGCAAAGGGAGCAGTAGGAAGAGGGATAGGGAAAAAAAGGTTGGTTAAAATTACACGGCGATCGCCAAAGAGAGAGCACGCAACTGGCGCCTCCGCTTTCGCGGTCGCTGGTCGCGAGGCGGGTGCGCGCGTCGTCGCCGTCCGATCAGAGCGATTCGCAACAGCATGCGCGTGGTCCAGACCAGGCGCTCACCATGGTCGCTGACGTCGTCATCATTGTCGTCGGTGCGGGCGCTGGCGACGTCTGTGTCTCTGCCTTGCTCCGCTGGAAGAAGTTCGCTGCCGTCGCCTTGGGCGTTTTGATCTCGAATATCGGGTGCACTAATAGTATGCGTGGCCGACCGACTCGGCTGCCGGTCAATCTGCTGTCGTCGCTGTTGTCGTCCTTGCATAGGGTCTACTGCCTCTGCGTTGCCATTGCGATCGCTCGCGTCGCCGCAAAAGGCCACAGACAAAGGGGCGGCGCCGGCGTCGCACGGCGTTTCGTCGGGGTCGTTCCGGGCCGCGGCCTCGTCGGCCCAACCAGGGCATTCGCACGGACGCGGCGCAGGTTGGTACGGATGGAGGACGGCCTGTGCATAGGCCAAGTGCGGGAGCCGCCGCGCGACTGCACAGGCAAACGATGCGGCTCGCGTCCCGTGGACGGCATAGGCCATGTCGACAGCGTGCTGCATGACGCCGTCGCCAGCCACATGACAGAGGTGACCAACCATGAGCGTGTCTCTCATGGGCAAAGCAGAGACGATGAGTGCGCTGTCGATCACAGCACCGCGTGATAGCGCGAGGTCGAGCATGGACACGGTCGACTTGGCCATGATCAGGCAGAGCGCGCCCTGCCAGTCAAAGGGCACCGTCATCACACACTCGACGGCACGGACAGTGTCGGGCGCGCTGGTGACAATCGCCCTCCACATGACGTCGGCATTAAAGAGCGATGGGTCGCACGCCGCGATCCACTCGACCACGCCCAGGCGATTGCGCGGCAGCGCGGCAAACAGCATGGCCTGTAGCGTGTCGCGAGGCACTGGGTGGCACGCGCATTGCGGCAGTCGGCCGAGTTCCGAAATCGAGTCGATGAGTGCGGTGTGACCTCCCTGCGCGGCACCGATGAGCACGGGCCAGCGGCACGACAAGAGGCCCGCATCGATGACGGCGTCGATCGTGGCGGCGTGACCCGCACATGCACACTCGCACACGGCCCTCCACAGGTCGTCGCGCTCCAGGTGCGGCGCCCCGTTGCTCAACATCCACGTGGCCATAAGGGAACGGCCTTGCCTGATGGCGCGTGCTACGTCTTTGACGGTGCATGGCCTATAGGCGCTGCAATTGTGACGGCGCGCCCATTCGATGACACTGGGAGACGCCAGATGCCACGCCTGGTCGCCCATGGCGACGTCGCAACACGGACGCGCATCGGTGTGTGTCGAGCCAGCGTCGAGTTGATGCAGGTAGGCAATGACGCCGAGACTTTGCGCGTTGAACGCGCGGCGCATCTTGTCCTCGCCGGTCATATCAACGGGTCCCGCACCAAAGAGCGGCGCGGTCGCGAGCCTATCGAGTATGTCGACGTTGTCGCCATCGATGGCCGAGCGAACGAGCCTGTCAACGAGCAAGGCGGCCGCCCGGCGTTTCTCTTGGCTACACACGCCGCTGTAGGACGCGGCACCACCGCCATCGGCCGGCCCGTCCTCATGTTTCGACAGACCGTTCGCCGCAGCACATGCGCTATCAAAGACATCGACGTGTCCGTCAGCCGCCGCCGTCAGCAGCGCGCCGATGAGCCAGCCGTGCGTCTCGGGGACCAGCATGCGTGCCATCGCGTCGAGCGTCACTGGGCGATCGATATGACGCGCAAGGACATCCACACCGTGCACGGTGTGTTCTCTGGCAGCCGGGCGGAACACGTGTTGCGCATCGAGCACAGCTGCAAACTCGCCCAGTGTGTTTATAGAGCGCGCGCTGCATCCGGGCCTTTGCGCTGCAGTCGGGTCTCGCTCGGTGATGCCCGAGTCTGTTTGCGGGCGCGCGTGCATCCAAACGGCGTCGTCTGCGGGGAGCGTGTTGCGCAATGCGTGGCTGAAAGGTGGCAATCGTCCCTTGTCGTGGCTGGCCAGGCTCTAGCTGGGCGACGGGAAGAAAAAGAAAAGAGGATGATTGAGAAGGGGCGGCCGCCACGCGTTGGTGCGCTCTTGCGCCCAGTCCCGACCAAGGACAAACATGCGGGCTCATCCGGCGGTCACAAATGCTACCAATCACAAAAAACATTCCAAAAAAACAAATGGGCGGTCCGATCCAGAAAAGATTGACGTGCGAACCGTTGCCCATGGCAGCTTTCTGGCCGCTCCTCTTTTCGTGCAGTCTGTTTTCGTAGCTGCTTTTTTCCTCATTTCGACGCGTGCCAAGGAGGTGGGTCGATTTACAGCGCGCCTCTTGTTTTTTCCGGTCGCTCAGCGCCCACAGAGGCCAGGGGCGCGCATTGTCTATTTTTCTCTCTCTCCCCTCAAAGAAAACCGGCACCAGAAAAAAAACATGCACCGAGGACGTCTCGGCAATTGGCGCGAGGCACGCTAGTCCGCCGTCCTCGCTGCTACGCCCGGGGGCCTGGCGCAGCCTCGGAAAGAGGAAAAAAATGGAAAAGGACTTTGTTACGACCGAGCGCGATGGCGTTTCTTTTTTTTTTCACGATAGCGCAGGGGTTATTATTTTAAAGGGTTACACGGCAGAACAAGTGAAAAACTGAGCGGTGCGCGCTCGACACGACGTTGGCACCGAATTTGGCGGTGCGGTGCATCGGTGCCGGCACCATCGTCGTCGTCGATCGTCTCGACCATGCGATCGCGTGATGCGATGCCGCTACACTTGCCGGGAGCGTTATCGTCGTCGCCATCATCATCATCACCATCATCATCATCGAGGTCGTCCCATACGCTATCGTATTCGCTGGTGTCGTCACCATCGGCATCGCGCCCGCCGGCAAAAGGCAGGGGGTCGTCGACAGTCGCGGCAGCGTCCTGCGGCACCAGACGCTCGGTAGGCGCAGCACGGGGGTGCGCCTTGGCGACACGGACGCTGCGACGTCGTGCGGCCAGGGGACCCGATCTCAGATTGGATTCGCGAGGCGGTCCGACCTTTGCGATGCGAAAGACGGGGCGCGTGGTGCCCGGCCGCCCCAGAGTCCGACTGGGTGACATGAGGAGCGCGGTCGATTCGACGGGTTTGGCCCGTGAGACGCCCCTCCGAGGTGGTGTGTGCGTGGGTTCGCGAGGCATGTCGAGCGATGTGCGAGAAAAGCAACGCCAAACCAAGGGAGGATGATGCAAAAAAAGAGGTCGCCCCACAAAAACGGCCCCGCGCGACCGGAAGAGCACCAACGAGAGAAAGAGAGATTGTTGGACAAACCGGCACGCACTGCCTCTTTTTTTTCGCCGGCAGAGTTTTGCCTTTTCGGTTTGGTGGCGTTGTTGTTTCGCTCAGAGAAAAGACAGCCAAACAATCGCCAAGCGAATCTGGCGATTTTCTTGTGAGGTTTGTGTTTTTTCTTGGGCATTTGTTGACTTGGCCTGTCACATTTTTTTCCTGCCCGCCCGCGTAGTTGCCCGCTCCCAGGGCCGCGTCAGACTTGTTTCGCCAACGGCATCGCATATTGCCAATGCATCAACGCGATTGGGCCGACGTGAATCAAGGAGAAAAGAGGAAAAAATCCGCAATAGGCAGCAACATCGCGGCGCCCCCTTTTGTGGCTGTCCCGCTTGGACCAGACAGTTTTTGTTCTGTTTTGTTTGGTCGGGTGAGCCATTTGCCGTTGGCCTTTTTCCTGCGGCGCACGCTCCCATCCATCGACCCACGACCAAAAAGTACACTGTCACCAGATGGCGGAAAACAAAAAAAGGGCGCAAAAAAGCGACAGCCGCATGGACAGAGACGACCGCTGTGCGAGCGACGATGCCACGCCAAAGGAAGCGACATCCGATTCACATCCTATCGTGTGGATCAACTTGCTCGGGTGTGGGTCGGCGCGTCGACCCACCATCAAGGTGCCCGCCGTGCGCGCCGACCTGGTCGCGGGCAGCGCCTACTTTGCCGCCATGCTGGACGGACCCTACCGCGAGTCGACCCAAACTGACGCTGAGCCGATCGCCATCGAGATACCGCCGCTGCGCGATGCCGTTTTTGTCGCCACCACGCGGCGCGGCCGCAGGCGTAGGGGCGCCACGCCGTGTCCGGCCGAACGCCTGTGCAGCCTGTTTGTGCGCATCCTCACGGAAGACGGTCGCCCGGCCGAGGCGTGCGACATCTTGCTCCTGTGGCGTGCGCTGTGCTTTGTCGGCGCGTCGCCCACCGTGATGAAGACTTGTGCGCGCACCGTCCACGACGCCATGGGTCTCTTGCGCGTCGTCGGCGACACCGACCGCCTGCCGGACGACACGGTATCGTGCACCGCACCGTTTGCGCGTGACCGCAGGGTCAAGAGGATGCGCCTTGGGGCGCACGCAAACGACGTCCATATCGATGTGGATGTCGCCGTGTCGGATGCCATGCCTCCCATCGCCGTGGTCGCCTATCTCTACGCCCTGTTGGGCGGACCAATCGCGCCCCCGGGCGGTATCGACGGCGACGATGACGACGACGGGACCGTGCGCGATTTCGTCGCCGACGCCTTGCTCCCCGATCCGTGGGCTCGCTTTGCCCTCGACTGGTCGCGCGCCTCACGCGGACGTGCCACCGCCTACATGCGCTTTGGACAGCAGGTGATCCAGGATTGCCGGGGCACGTTGTGCGGTGCGCTGTGGTGCGCATCGGCCGGCCACAGCGTGCGCGCTTTGATTGCCATGATGCGCGACTGGGCGTCGGCATTGTGGCCCGCCGAGCGTCTCGGCTTCGTGACCACGAGCGTGAACGCCTTTGAGCACCGACTGGCCAACGCCGCGCTGCCCGGCGCGACGCCGGCGCTCTTTGCCTCGGCCGTGATCAAGCGGTTCCCCGTGTTTGGTCCCGTGTTTTTCAATGTCACCGCCGAATCGGCGCTCGGCGTATTCAACCGACTCCCCCAAGGCGTAGTGCTCGCCGGCGGATGTGCGATCTATGCCCTATGCCGTGCGTCTCTGGTTGCGCCACGCCACCGGTTTGATGCCGAGAGGCCTGCCGGCGGTGGCGACGAGCCCGTTGGTGCGGAGCATACGGACGGCATGACAGACGACGCCGAGCGCTACATTTGCCGAGCGGCACAGCGTGCCGTTGCCAGGTGCGGTTCCGTACCGCCGGGTGACATGGACCTCTTTATCGTGGGGGCCAGCGATAACGCGCGCCGAAAGGCAATGTCCTCTGCACTGGCCACCATTATGGAGGCCGTGCCCGACTGTCGCGCGGCCGTCGGATCGAGCGTAATCACCCTGTGGACGCCGCGCTCCCCCGACGAACGGCTCCAGTTGGTGTTTACCAACAAGACGCGTGCTGAAGCCGTCCCTGCCGGGTTCGACATGACCCATCTGGGCGTGGCGTGCTCGCGCGACACCGGTGTTGTCGTGTCGTGGGGCGCGCTCCACGCGCTGATCACCGGCGCGACGTGCGCCACGCCGGGTCGCGTCGTGGAGCCCTATCGTGCGTCAAAAGCCCACGATCGAGGGTTCACCCTCGTGGAAGTCGTGTCACAAGAGCAGCAGCAGCAGCAGCAGCAACAGCAACACTGTCACGAAGACGACATGGACCTCGCCACCGGCGGTGGCGCAAGACGCACATACGACTACGTGGCCTACACCGACGCCAAGGCCATCCTTGCCGCCTTTGCCTATGGCCAAGTGATCAATGACAATTACTGCGCGGATCAGCCGCGCACGCACCACCGTCGGTCGGTCGAGCGCACCACCGAGCCTCTGGGCGACGCTCAACTCAACCTGATGCGTGTGACCTTTGCCACGGGAGGTCGCTATGGCGCAGTCGATAGAGCGCCCCCGACCACCGTGATATGTCCCACCATATGCTCAGTGCAAGCGGCGACGGTGAGGGAGGCGCGGCGTCTGCACACGATGCGCCTCACCATTCGCCTTCCATGCTCATACGGCGTCGTGTCCCCGACGGCAATGACGGTCGTCTCCCTGCGCCGGGCCGAGGTCGATTTGGTACGGCGCGCCGCCGAGGCGCACGCGAGTCCGTGGGGCCTTGCCGTGCTTCACGGCTGGTGCGGCGGGGAATACGGTCTCACGCTCGACGACGCTTGCGCCGCGGTGTTGGCTGGGATCGCCCCCGTGTGGTGGACATCGGCGCTCATCCGGTCGCCGACCGACACCCGCGACGGCAAGGCGCACGCCTATACCCTCTGTGTGCATGTCGCGCCCGAGTCCCACCTCAGCGACGGCGTCACCGGACGTCGCATCACTTTGGAGGAGGCCTGCGCGATGGGTGACGCGGCGGTGGCGGCCAGCGTCATCATGGGCAGCGTCGTGTGCGACCAAGACGACGCCGGACCCTTTTTCACCGTTGCAACGCTTGTTGCGGCCGCCTTTTATCCCCCCGGCGTGCCGGCCATTCTTGATGCCCTCAAGAGCGCCCGTGCTTGAGGTTGGGCCTTTTTTCCCCCCACACTAAAAATCTCCTTTTCCTCTCTGCGGACCATTACGCGCCGCCTCTTTTCTTTGTGTTTCGTTGTGCCCTTTGCCCTTGGGTGTTAAAAAAGTGTGCCCCATGCCATCTTTTTTTTTGGGAGGGCACTGACGGCACTGTTTGGCGCCTCCGAGGGGAGAGAGATGGAACGGACAAAAAGGCCGTGGGCCGCCTCTGTTCCTTTTTCCGCCGCTCTTGCGGCCATCGAGATACCGAAAGAGAAAAAAAGAGACAAAGAAGAGGACGACGACAAACGGCACCACGGTGCCGTTCTTTTTTTGACACGGCAGCATTCTTTTGAAGTACGCCCTTTTCTCGTTGTCTTTTGTTCCTTTTCCGAGGTGGGTCTGCGCCACAAAAGAAAAAACCATCAGGGACAAGAGGAGGAAAAAGAAAGAGACCGAGGGCGTCCGTGTCTTTGCGGCCCCTGCGTTTTCGCGTGGAGGATCGCCCATTGGTTTGGGTGCGAGCGTCGCGCAACCCGAATCGCCTCCGAGTCCCCCCCCCCAAATCCGAGACAGGCACACGACACCCGGACAAAGGCGAAAGGCGATGCCTTTTTTTGGGAAAAAGTCTATTCTTTTTTTTTTATATTTGCATATGTTGGCAGGAATACAGACGACGCGAGTGTAAAAAAGGGGGGAAATAAACACAGCGAAAAGAGAGAGAAAGAAAAGCCGGGCCAGGCGCGTCTATGGTCGGGTCCTTCCGGCGAGAAAGAGGTCGACGGCATCGCTCACGAGGGTAAACATATTCTCGGGCGGCGGTGGCGGCGGTGGCACGCGATCGATGCACGCCCTTCGGCAGGCCTCGTGGTACGCCTCGATGTGCTTCTTGGCGTCGATCGTCGAAATGCGCCGGCGCCGCATGATCTCCTCGTCCACCGTGTTGTTGGCGTTGTTGTGCTGGTGGTGATGGTGGTGTTGGTGGCGGTTCGATTGATGGCGACCGGCTTGGCTGCGGTGTTGGCGGTGCCTGTCGGCGTTGGGCGCGACCGCAGAGGTTTCTCGCTGCGCGCGTCTGTCGCCATTGTCCGTGCGTTTGTGGCCGGCAGTATCGACATCAGTGTGCGCGACGGCGTCGGCCGCGGGCGTGGGCGTGTGCACGTCGATACCCAGACGTCTCTGCATCTTCCTTATCCGCCTGCGCTCGGCCGCTCCCTTGCCACAGCGGTTGCGTTTTCTCGGATTCGTATACGACCGGCCGCCGGGACCGGACGCGACAAAGGTCGTCGAAGCGAGAGTCCTGAGCGCGCGCGTGCGCTCATCCTCTTTTGCGCGGGTTGCGGCGCTCAAGGACGCCGTAGACGTGCTCTGCTCTCCCTCGCGCTCTTCTTGTCCTTCGTCGTCGCTGCCGTCGCTTTCGCAATCGTCAACGACGCGGTCGTCGTCGGCGTTCCGCTCCTCCTCCTCCTCCGAGTCGGGGACGAGGCACGGAGAAGGCGCGCGCCCGGTCCTCGCATGACCCGATTGCCTGGAGCCACTGGCACAGCCGACATCTTGGTTGTCACTGTAGTCATCATCGTCACAAGCACCATCACCACCGTCGCCGCTATTGTCACTGCGGTCCCGAGTGGACTCTGACAGTTTGTCGTCGGCGGCGTTGTCGCGGTCGTCGTCGCTCCCAGAGGTGTCGTCTGCCCAAGAGTCGACGGGCACCGGCAGGCGCTGGCGAGCGCCGTCAACGCGTCTGTTGTTGTTGTTGACCCTATCGCTCTGGGCGGTGGGATTGCGCTTGGCGTGGTTGCGCCGAGTGGTGACCTGCACGATGGTGCGCGTCTCGCCATCGCCTTTCGAGACCGTCGAGACGGTGCGCTGGCGCTTGGCGCGACGGCTCATACTGGATGCCATGGGGCTGGGGGAACCATCGTGCATGTCACGACTCGGCGACGGCGAGCGGCGGCGATGCTGATGACGACGGCTGCGCGCCGGGGAGAGCGAGCGGGCAACTGTGGGCGAACGCGAGCGGCTGCGCTTGCGGTCAAAGCGAGGATTGCGAGATGGTCTAGCAGAGACGACGTCCATGGCGAGCGTATCGAGCAAGAGGCAAGCTGCTGGCGGTTGCGGCGCCGATGATACTATTGTCGATGAAGATGACTAGAGTGTGGCGCGTGATTCTCGTAGAGTGTAAGGGCGCACCGCGATGATGTCCGTAGGGAGGCGGAACGAGAGGAAAAGCGAAAATAGGCGAGGTTTTGTTGCCGTTGTGACGTTGCCGTCTTGCGCTCCTGTCGCCCTTGTGTGTTTGTTTGAATGGCTTTTTTTACGAGTGCAGCCTCCAGGCCTTTTCTAGCCGTCGCAGGACAACGGTGTCCCCCAATCGCCATGCGGCGCTCTTTTTGCTTTTGCCAATGAAAAATTGAATGACCTTTTTAAGATATTTAATATATTTTGCGCAAGAAATTTCGTCCTGCATGTTGCCATGGCACTGCTCGCTGTGGCACCTGCGACGAATCACTGCACACACAGGCGAGCGCGGCGACGGCAACGCGCCGGGGTTTTCTCTGTTTGCCCGCGTGCGGCCGATGGCCGGCGCGTGCGCGGCGCGCCTGGGCTGTGCGGTGTCGTCGCCCAATGCGCTCGCGCACGCGCCGGCGACACGCAGCCGGCTACAAAAGGACGTCGCCTTTTGCGTTTGTCTTTTTCCTTCACCTCGCTTCCCCAGCGTCAAACACCAGCCCATTGTCTCTGGACCGCACAACACGCGCAGGCACGCCGCCCTTGTCCCTTTGCGCTTTCTTCCTTCCTTTTTTTTGCCTTGCCACGCTCCTCCTCCTCCTCCTGCTGACGTTTCTGCCAAACAGCGACCGTATACCGATCGGTATTTGTCTCGCCTGTGCCCGACGACACCACGCCTTTGACACGCGCGTGGAAAAAAAAAGACACACAGTCGACCTAGAGAGGCCCGTCAGTTGCCGTTGCACCACCACAAACGACACGATCATGAGCATCGCACTCGCCACCCCCAAGGACGCCCCGCAAGACGCCGACAAGCCCGTCAAGGGGCTCCTTGACGAACCCACGGCCAGCCCGACCGACACGCGCAAGCGCAAGCGCACCATACCTGACGACGTCGATGACGACAGCGGCAGCCAAGACAGAGGCCACGAGTGCAAACACGACACCGACGGTTATGGTGACGGTGACAGCGGCGACCACAAGCTTGTGGCAGCGTCAGAGGATAAGAAACGGTCGCCTTCCGCCTCGCCTGATGGCAGCAAGGTCTCAAAGGCGGCGAGCGCAGGCCAGCCTCGCACAATCGAGCAACTCGCCGCCGCGAAAAAGCCCGCCTCGTCGCCGACCGTGACCACGACCATTGTGAGGCGCACCCCGCCCGCCGCCGCCGCCGGCGCGCGCACAGAGGCCACATCGTCGTCGAGCGCCGGAGCCGAGGACGAACTCACGCGCCTCAAGCGCGAGTTGGAACAGATGGCCAAGGCCAAGGCCGACGCCGAGGCCCGGCTGGCCGCCGTCACCAAGCGCGCTTCCGGCAACGGGCGCGGGCGCGCCGAGGAAGACGCGCGCGCTGTCGACCCGCTGCCCGACGAGCCCTGGGCTATGAGCGCCGAGCGGCGTGGCGCGCTTGTCAAGGAGGCCGGCCGCGTGCTGGCCGATGCCGAGGAGCACTGGCGCCAGCTGGACGCTGCCCAGCGCGAGGCCATCGAGGCCGCCGGCGGCAGCACGCGGAGCGACCGCGCGCGCGCCAAGACAGCCGGGATCGCGCACGCCGGCATGTGGATACGCGCCTGGGGCTTTATGCACTACCACATGGCCTGCCTGTATAAGGAAACCATTGCGGGCGGGCGGGCGGCGCGCGTCGGTCGCGGCGTGCCCACCGACCCCGAGGAATTGGCCAAGGCCGAGGCGCGCGCGTATGCGCCTCTCATGGTGGAGCGCATCCGCATGGCGCGCTTTTTCCACGAGACCATCGAGCGCTTCCACCAAGAGTTTAGCCCGCCGACGGACGTGCGCGGCCGTCCAATCAAACCGCAGGTGGCATCCATGCCCACGCGTCACATGCACACGGTGGCACTGGCGCACCCCGCACTGGGCGCTGTCGCCATCGGACCCGAGGTGGCCGAGGTGGCCGCGCTGCCCGAAAACGCACGCACTACGGCCAATCTGTCGTCGTCGTCGTCATCATCGTCGACCAAAGCAGCGTCCCGCCGGTCCCAGGGCTCACTGGCAACGAGAGGCGCATCGCCCCCGTCATCGGCCGCGGCATCGCCCCGCCCTGCCAAGCGCTCACGCACATCGGGCAGCGCCTCAAAGTCTGGCACGGGCAGGCGCCGCAACTCGTCGCACCGTCTCATTGATGACGAGGTCGATGACGAGGACGATGAGGAAGAGGAGGAGGAGGACGACGAGGACGATGATGGAGAAGACCTTGCCGACTTTATCGACGACGGCGACGAGGATCAGGATGCCTCTGCCGACGACAGTACCGCCGATGATCGGCGCAGCGTCGAGGAGGGAGACGACCATGACGATCAAAAGGACAGCATCGAAGACGATGAAGACGAGGCCGACCCGAGAGCGGCACGCAAGCGCAAGATGGCATCGCTCGCCGCCAAGGCGCAGGCCGCCAGGTCGAGGCGCCGTTGAGTAAAGGGGGAAAAAAAGAAAGGACAAACAGGTCGGCCAAAAGTGGCGTCGCCCACCCGCCTCCACACCGCCTCTTCAAAGCCTCCCCCTTGTTGTTGTTTATCTCTTTTTTTTTGATCCATAAAGAGCCGTTACCACGAGAATTACGTTGCCTTTGTCTTGGTGCGCTGTCACATGCATTTTTCATTGTCTCTCCCGTCCCTTTTTTCCGAGGAAAATGTACGGGCGGGCGCGTTGGGTGACGGCCAAGAAAAGAGAGAACGATAAGACAGACACGGTTTCTGTTGGCCCTCTTTTCGTGTTTCTCCCGGCGCATGCCGCGACCGACGCTCCCGGCATGCGGCAGAAAAAAAAGAGGCGGCGCAACGAGACCCACGCCAGAAACACCAAAGAAAAACCTCAAAGAAAAAGAAAAACGAAAGGGACACACACGCGCGCACTCGATACGCTGCGCGTCTCCTCTCCTCTGCCCCTTTTTGGCCGCTCGTACCGGCGCGCACACCCACGACGAGGCGAAGAGAAAGAAGAGGCAAAGAAAAATGGAAAAGGGCCAGACACACGACACGACGGGCTCGGGACACGCCGGACAGTGTGCCTGGTCGGCGCAATTCGAGGCCGTGGTCGGACCAGAGAGGCCTTATGTGCCCAGGGCGTGGCTCATGGCCGACATTGCCAGGGTGGCGGCAGAGGCCGGCATGCCCCCGCACGCGTGCGCGGTCGCCGCCATACGCGTCCGCGGCGAACCCGACCAGGCGCGGGCTCCCGGCTGGCCCTTTGTCGACCGACGGGTCACGCTGGTGCTGTTTGCCGATCGACCCGGCGTCGGATCTGCCCCAAAGGCAACGACGACCGCGCGCGCAATGGGCCGTCTGGGGTGGCGCCGCGTGTCATGGACAGACGACCAGGCCTCGGCGTGGGCTCGCGCGATGGGCACCGACGCGCATGGCGTGATGGCCGGCGGCGATTATGACGAGGCGGTGTGGGCCTCCCCGATGGCCGCCTACATGATAGCCGTGCGCGATCACGCCAAACTCGGGCGACCGCGGCCGGCGCGACCCGCGGCCCTCGGCGCGGCGCCGCACGGCCGCATGGTGATTGCCGGATGGCTGGGTCCCTCGGCGCTGGCCGACAGTGCCGAGGGCCTCGCGCTCCATCTCGGAACCTGGCCATCCTCGGCCGCTGCCGCTCACGACGGCAAGCAGTCCGGCTCGGACCGAGCATCCCAATGTCATTTGTCCAAGGAATAAACATCCCGCGCTGGGCAATCGACGGCGTCACGCCAAAAGGCACAAAGAAGAAGAGGCAAGGCCAAAACAGCCATATTAGGTTGGGGGGGTGATGGCCTTCATTTTTATTCCACTTGCTCTTTCTTCGGAGCGAAAAAAAGCGGAAGGAAAAAGCACAACACAGCGACGACGCGGCGCCAAAAGACACGCTCCCGAGGGAAAAACGCGCCAACACATTTTTGGTGGGAGACGACAGGCAGGACGATGGGGGCAAGCGAGAACAGCGTGTTGTCAACCACGCGCGAGACCAAACACGTGGTGACGCACTGACGGGCGCGGTACGGCCGCGCGGATGCGCGGTGTTGGGCCTCCGTGGCGATGCGGATCGAGACAAAAGGGGACGCCGCGCGCGCAAAAGGCGCGCCCCACGACGGCCTCGTAGACGGCCGTGGCATGCTCAAAGCATCGATCGATACCGGCGGCGTTGGACCCTTTGGATTGACAAAAGAGCGCCGCTTTGTAGTCGCCGCGCACACAATTAAACGCGTAGGTGAGCGTGCATACGGCGTTGGCATCGGGTCCGCTCCCGCCCGACGCCGGCAAGCGCAAAAAGTTCCAGCGCTTCTTGTCGGCCACCTCGTCCCCGGCGACGTTGTCGTCCCACGGCTGGCCAAAGTGGTCCGTGACCTCGCCGCCGAAACCCACACGGGCCAAGTAGGCGTGGAGTATGGCGTTGAGCGCGTAGCGTTTGAGCGTGGGCTCGTCCACGGGCGTCTGCCGCCCTGTGCTACGTACTCGAGGCCAGGCGCGCTTGCTCGACGCCGGCCGGCCGGCGTCGACGAGACGTTCGGGTGAGAGGCCGAGCATCGGCAGCACGCGCTGAGCGCATCGCAATATAGGTCCGGTCTCGGTGTCCCACCGGCGGTCGGCGGGCGTCGTGAGGGCGCGCATCGCCGTACTGGTCGAGCGAAAGAACAGGGATGACATGGGATCGAGCCAACTCTTGATCTCGGCCAGGAGTTCGACAGGCAACATGTCGAGGCAAATCGGTGGGGCCTGCGTGTCTGTCGCACCGGCGTCGTCCCCAGTATCGCCCGTCGGTTCGCTCTCCAGACGGGGGCGCTTAAGGGGGGCTCGGCTGACCGAGCCATCAGCATCTGTCGTGGTTTTGCGCCGCCGTGGCCCTCGATGCTCGCCCTCGTCCATTCTATGGGTGTGTGTTGCGGCGCTCTTCTCTATGTCTCTCTCTCTTTTTGACGTGCTACCGGGAGCGCGTGCGCAATCGGCTCGGCGTCGCGCTTCCTCTTTTTTCCCTCTGCTTGTTGGCTTTTTTTTAAAGGGCCTCTGTCTCTCTCGGTCTCGGTGCCTGCGGTATGGTGGGCGCGCCTCCTTTGTGTCCTCCTTTTTTGCGATTGGTCAAACAAAAAAAGAGAAAAAGAACAACGTTTTTGCGCGGGCGTGCGCAGGGTTCCGCTCCTTGTGGTTTTTTCTCGGCAGCGTGGTCGGCTCGGGCGGCCTCTCTGCGCTCGGCGCGCCGCCCCTTTACCAGCCCTCAATCGACATGCCTCGAAGAAAAAGGGCAAGTCCCAGAGGCGCGCGCCTTTGCGAGTGCGCCCGTGTGCTGTGCCACCCCCCTCTTTTTGCATGACCAATCCCGACAAACAGAGAGGCGGCGAAAAGAGCCGCGATTGGGCGTCAATGGCCCCCCGCTTGTTTGGGGAAAAAAATTTAGTGGTTTCCCTGTTTTACTTTTTGTTTCCAAAGGCCACCAGAGGCCTCCACCCCCGCTTTTCTTTATCAAACATTTTGGGCTGTCACCCCGCGGTTGCACCCGCGCACGCACGACAAAAGGACCGCTTCGCCCTTTTTCCCTCTCGTGCCACCACCACGCACCACCCAAAGGCAGGGAAAAAGGTACAGAGTGCAATTTTGCGCATTTCCTCTTTCTGGGATTCGTGGCTTGGTTTTGTCCGCACCGAGGGTCGGGTGTTTGGCGCGCACGGCGCCGCGTCGCTCCTGCGCTCTCCTTTATCGTCGGGTCTTTTCCTTTTCTGTTTTCTTATTTTTTTTTTACATTTTGTTTATTCTTCCTTACCGCGCGCCGCCACTGATCGAAGCAAAAAAAGGGGGCATAACCATCAGACGATGGACCACCGCGGGCACCACTTTGAGCGCCGAGACGCGCACGACGACATGCATTGGTCTGACGACCAGCCGCGCGGATGCGATCCCCACCCGGACGAATTGGAAGGCCAGAGGCGATCGCCAGTGCGACGCGGCCTTTCGAATCACCAACAACGACGACGCGAATGGTGGCGCCGTCGGCGTGGCGGCGGCGTCTCCCACGGCTGTGCCGACCACAGCGGCGCCGGCGACTATCCGTTTCCGCGCATGACCCAAGACGGCGAAGCCGTCTCGGCGCTCGAATTGGTGAGCATGGCATCGGGCGCGCGCGACCACCACGCGCGCGAACTCTGCAACGTGATCCTCCGCACGCTCACGCGTCGCGGTTGGATATTTGCCGCCGACTATGTGGGCTGGGAGACACCCTCGACGGTCGTGCAGCGCGACGACATCGGGCCGTTTCTGACCGCTGCGGCCAATGCCATCGGCGGGTCGACTTTTGGCGCCCGTCTCAGATCCTATCACAAGACGCCGGCCTATGGGGCGCTGCTGGAGCGCCTATGCCAGGCGCGCCGCGATTACGCCGCCCGGCCGCCGCTCGCTGAGGCGCCGTCGCCTGCGCTCGGCGTCGAATTGCCTCTGTGCGTCCGACACGAAGGTCACCCTGTGGAACCGCGCGCTTGGCGTACCGCGTCGCCCCAACAACAACAACAGCAACAGGTCCAAGAACAGCAACAACGCCAACACCAACCGCAAACGGGACACCATCCGGCAGATCCCACCACGACAGAGTCGCCATTATTGGAAACCGACATGCAGCACGAATCCGTGGTCGACAAAAGCCTGACCGCCATCCAGGAGAAAGTATCACCCAAGGCGGAGAGCATTCGATGCGAGGCCACTGGCGACAGCGGAACAGACGACAGCACCCAGTGGGACAAACAAAAAAGTGACTGTGAGAGGCTCGATTTCAAGACGGCCGAGCGGAACCACAATGACGCATTGGTAGAGCGCACGGCCGGTATCGCGCACACGAGCCGGCCACTTTGCGTGTGGCGCCATTCGGGCGGCATGTGGGCGCTCCTGTTTGCCGCACGTCCGGGCGCACATCCACGGCGCCCGTGGCGCATAGTGGCCGGCCGCCGCGCTGCGCTGGGACCCGACGAACGAGGTACGACGTCGGACGATGGAGGCGACGGTGACGCGGACGACGGCGGCGATGTGTGGCTCGATCGCGCCAAGGTGATTGAACGCGCCAGTCACGCTCTGTGCTCGCCTCTCAACGTGGTGGCGGTCGCTGCCTCGCCGGCTCTGGAACCACCCTTGCTCGGCGATCCCGACGCCATCGGCTTTGACGCCACGTGGGCACACGTGACCGCCGTCTGCGGCCTCGACCAGGTACGCCGCGGAGCGTGCGCCTCGACAAAGCTGCCGCGCGGTCTCATAGCGCACCTGGCCGTGCGCATCGAGGAGGCGGCCACGCACGACACGCCTCATGCGCCCCGGTGCCGCGATCTCGCCAACGCGCTCAACGCGTGTCTCGGGCACAGCGGCGGCGGCGGCGCGTAGTCTTTTCATTCCATGGACACGCGCGCATGCGCGTGCCCAACAAACAAACAAAGCCTTTTTTTCCATTTATCGCGGATGTCCACTTTGTGTTTCCTTGACCCATTTCGGTCTCTTTTTTGTGTGTTTTTTTGCATGAAAGGCGGCCACCTCTGCATGTTCTCTCGGCTGCCCTCTTTCCAATTGTTTTTTGGGAAGTGGACAACATGTTGTGTGGCCCCGCAGAAACAAAAGAACTCAACACGCGGACGCATGCCGTTGTCTTTTTTCTCTCGCCTCGTCTTTTGCATCAGAAAAAAACAGGCACCTGTTTGTGCGCGCCCATGTAAACCGGGCGGGCGCATGTCCCGACGCGTCGCCTTTCAAAACTATCCGCAAAAAAAAAAGAATCATGACCAATCTGGCGCCAGGTTCAACTTTGTTTTTGGTCGGCCCCGCCGCAGAAGCAAACCGTGCGATCAAGGAGGGTGAGCAAAAAAGGAGCAAAAAACGCAGAGGCAACCTGGCGCCAGATTCGACAAAAAGCCGTCAGAGTGGCCTCTTTTTTTGCAGGCAATAGGGGGCCGTTGATGGTTTGCAGGCGGTCGCATTGCGGAAAGAGGCACGCGGGATCGACGAAGACGGCAACCATTTTTTTCTGGAAAAAAAGGGAGCCAAAGACGTGCCGATCGGACCAAGAAAAAAGACAAAAGGGCGCAAAGGGAGAAAAAAGACAAGCACGCCTTTTGGGGTTTTTTTTCGATGTCGATCGTGCGCCCACGCGCACAGGTCTCTCTGGTCGTTGCTCTCTTTTTTCTTGCGAGAAGAAGGGCACAAGGGTCGAAAGCAACAGAGTGCGCTTTTGTATGATTGGCCACGATCATGTCGACATTTTTTAGAGGGCGGCGGGCGTATCGGGTGTGCGTGTCGTCAAAAAAAAAAGAATACACCGCACGGCGGCTCTATTACGCGCGCCCGCACCCACCGCGTCGCACTTGCGCTAGCCGAGTTGGACGAGGAGCGAGCCAGAACCGCGCACGACCTTTGGCCAAAGGGAGGGGGAAGTAGACAGTCTTGCGACGACAGCAGCGGCAATTTCCCTCGTTCTCTGCGGGTGCCTGGTATCTTCTTCGACGAGCGCAACCAGACGATGAAAGCTGCCTTTGGCATGGCCGAGTATACGGTCGAGGTGAGCAGCGGCGCGGCCGGCGGGCGCCCCGTATTTGTCACCGTCAAAGACATATCGAGAGACGCCACCGTCGGCCTCATGCAAAAGCGAATCGCGGCCGTGTATGCCAGACGCTATAGATCACGACCTGCGCTCTGTTTTGCCGCCGACGCGGCGTCATCATACGATCTTGTCGATTCTCGTGGCAACGTCCTGGCTCGGTCGTCTAAAGTGTCCGAGGCGCTCGTGCACCACGACCCCTGCGCGCCACTGCTCGCCGTACAGCGCCGTGCGCCGGACCGGGAGTGCCCACCAACGTCGCGCCATGCCGAGCCGTCGCCAGAGGCGGAATCCGTCGGACCGCAGTCGCCTGCCCTTGGCCCCTGCGCGACGGTGCCAGCACAACAGCTTCGCCGGTCGGTCGACGGCCAATGGGTGTCGGTCAGCGATATCGTGCGCGCGATGAGCGGCCGGTGGCGCGGCGCCGCGACAAACGCCTTTGTGGACCGCGTGATGCACGTGATCAAGCGTCGGGTGTCGTTTCCGAGCCTCTTTCTCGCCGTGCCGCAGCATTATCCCGGCACCAAAAGGGCGGCTCGGACGCCCGTGGTCTCTGTGCGACAGCTGTCGGCCCTGGTCGACGCCGTGGGTGCCGTACTCGGCGGTGACCAATCGACCGACGCAGCAATGCGGTTCAAGAAGACGGCCTCCTTTGCCGACCTGATAAGGGGCCACGTCGATGATCAGGTGCCGCTGTCTGCCGAGGCGACGCTCTTGGACGCGATCGGCATCGACGCAACCGATGAAGCGTCGGGCTCCACTGTGCCAACAGAGATGCGTGGCCACGGTTCGTGTGGTGATGGATCGTGCGCGTCCGAGAGGAGCAGCGAATCCGGTGACGTCGTGCAGCGCCGGACCGCGCCCGTCGACTCGATCGGGAACAAACGCACGGCAGGGAGCGATACAGAATGCTGGGACGACGATACGCCCGAGGTGGACGTCCCCGAGGTGCCACAGCAACTGCTCGGCGCGTGTCGCTCCGAGCGCGCGTCGGGTCACAAGAGGAAGCGCCGACGTGCCCAGACGACGGGAGTGCGCTGGGGCAACGAGCACGACTGGATACACACAACACCAAGCATCGGGTCGGCACCACAACGAGTCGCCGAGAGTGACGTCGATGCCGTTGATCGTGCCTCTAGATGTGTGCGCTGGCAGGGCGCCGCAAGAGCGCAGCCCACGACGTACGAGGACGACGATAGCGACAACGGGAGCAACGGCAGCAGCGGCGAGAAAGAGCAAGAGGACGATAGTACACAGGGACAACGAAAACGCCACTGCGACCGAGGCAGCGACCAAGAGATCGCACCTGTTGACGCGGCCGACAGCGGACGAGATCAGCAACGCGACACGCCGAGCGACTTGATGCATGACGCGCCTGCGCACGCGATCGTCGCCGTAACGGACGAGGACGCTAACGACAACGACAAAACAGAGGCAAAAGACAAACACGACAAGGAGGAGGACGAGGAGACGGAATTCGAGCGACACTGGAATCGCCATGTCGCTGCGCACGCGGTCGCAAAGGCGCGCGCTGCGGGGCCGCTACGCATCTGGAAGACGGCCGGGTCCGTGTACCGTCTGATGTTGTCCATCTCGCCGTCAAAGGAAATGCCTGGCCTCTGGGAGGTGGTGGGCGGACGAACGGACCCGCATCGACCGCCGCCGGGTCCAGGCGAAGAGTGGATCGACGATGCGGCGGTGATCCCGATCGTCGCACGCATGATCCGATCGCCCTCGACCGTCGTCACGACGGACGCTGCCATGTCGCCCAAGAGCCATGAAGCCGTGACCGTGGCCCACGCTGGCTTTTTCGCCCTGTGTCGCCGCCATCTCGCATCGCGCGGCGGCAACAATAGCGACGCCAACACGCGGCCCGGCCCCTCTTTGGCGCCGAGAGCGAGGCGCCTGGCGCGCGATGCCGCCAACACGCCGCGCGCCGCCGTGTGCGCCCAGTTGGCACGACTCTTGGCATGACCGTTTTCCTGACATCGTCGCGTCTGTGGGTGTGGCTGTGTGCGCACGGGCGCCACCACAGGAAGGAGGAACCAAAGGCCTGTGGCTCGCACGCCTTTTTTTAAAAAAAATAAAGGTTTTCTGTATCTTTTTTAGGCAAGGCACACACGCAGAGAAAAAGGGCGTCGGTGGCGCACCGCGAACACAGACGCATCGTACGCCCGGCGACAACCATACGGGAAAGAAAAGGGCATATCGCAGCGGAAAAAGGTGGTTGTGATCGTTGGCCCATATAATGCGAGTGCATACAAAAGGCTCTCGCAGTGCGAGCGTGTTTCGGTCATCGCACGCGCGCCATACTTGGCGCAACAGGCCGCAGGCGCGCCCTTTTTTTTCGAGTCGCTGCATGGACCTTTTCTATGGGGTCCCAGACCCTTTGGTGGATGTGGCAGTCACGACTTTGCCGCAGGCTGAAAAGAGGACAAGACGCGCGCAGAGGACCAGCACCAAAAGAGGAAGGGGCTGCCGTCGTCGCATCTCTGCGTTGTATTTGAGTCCTTTGATGTTTCGTCGCTTTTTCATGGGTTGTCGTGCAACACCAAAAACGGTAATCACCAATCACGTCAATGTCTACAGAAATGGGTTGACCCGTTGGTGGGGAGACAAAATGGCCACGCCCGTTCGGATCAACTTTACTACACGATTCAAACTGAAAGGGCCTCTTGGTATCGCCTCCCTTTTTTCCATCGCCTCGGGTTGCCCTCTCGCCTCGGCAGTGCAGGCACACCGGACCACGTGAGCGCCAAGAGAGGAAAAAAAAAGACACACGACAAAAACCACACAGCGGCCGTCCGCCTCGGTCTGTGCACACGCCCGTTGCCCCGTGGCTTTACCCCCTTTGCCGCCCTGCCTACTCGGTCACGCGCTTCGGCCTCGGCTGTGTCCGTTTCCCATTCTCCCCGCCGCCTAATGAGCAACCGACAGAGAGCGCCCGCCGCACGGCGGCGTCGCCCCGTGCGCCCTCCGTACCCGCTGCGTATCGATTGCGACGCAGGACTCGCGCACCGCGTGCGCTTTGTCGCCTTTGCACCCGATGGGAGCCAGTGTGCCGTGACGTCCAGCAAGACCACGCCGGCGGCGGGAGGCGCCGATGCGCCATCCTACGTGACCCTCGTGCCGCATGTCATCGTGCCCAACGGCAGCGACGCGTGGATCACAATCACGATCGACATGCGCCGACCGACTGGAAGCGTCATCGATCTCACCGTCTCTGACGACGAAGACGACAAGGACAGAGACGACGACGACGACCATGTCCGCACCGATAATGTCGACTCTCGTGACGACGACACGGTTTGTCATAGAAAGGCCTGCTGCACACAACGTACGCACGGCGATAGCGATCGACGAGGAGGTCGCATCAACGACGAGGCGCATGCCGATCTTGAACCTCGTAGACATGGGCGTTCGACGGCGAGCACAGAGGGCCAAGATGGGACCTACGCGCCCGAGACGGGCTTGGGTCGGCTGGACGGCGACGGCGCTGAGACGGTCGGTGCCGTGCGCGCGCCCACTATTGTGCCGCGGCGATCTACACGCCGCAGGCGATTGATCACCCCAGAGCCCGAACCGCACCAACACGACGAGACAGATGAGATGGACGGAGACGAAGCGACTCCCCATAGTCCCGAGTCGTGCATCCGAGACGCCGTGCGGCAGCCCGAACGCCATCGCGTCCCAGATCATGATGGGACTCGCACCACGCGGACGCTGACCACCTCTGACCGGGCAGACGGGAGCGACACCGACGACAGTGGCCACGCGCCCCACCGAGAGGATGACCGACGACCCAGCAAACGCGCCCGTGTCGACGGTCCCGTGGACCGCGCACGTCAACCGCCGCGACGGAGCGAGCGAGGGCAAACGCCCGATTCCACCGAGGACAGCGACTCTGGCGATGCCACTAGAGAGAGGCGCCGCGAGAGCGACGACGGCGACGCAGAGGACGACGTGACAAGTGCACAGACGACACGCCAATGCCTAGATAGGGGCCTCTTGGGGCGGTGCACCGGACGCGTGGCCCGCACGTGCGCCTATAGCCGCTGCGCCTTTCACTGTCGGCGACGCGCCGCCAGGGCCGACGGCCTAGAGGCCGAGTGCCCGCAGCCGACGCACGCTCCCGACTACAAGCGCCCGTGGTGCGCCGTGGTCCACTGCTCGCGCCGCGCCAGCAAGTGCTGCTGGCGCAACATGTGCGCCGTGCATTGTGTCGACTCGTGGACGGACGATGTGACCTGTTCAGCGCTTGGCCACCGGCGATCGGCCAACGGCGCCGCCTACCTGGCCAAGCGCCAGCGACTCCACGAGGATCGCAACGCCGCGCGAGCGCAAGGCACGCCAGCGGAACCGTGACCCCGTCACGGCATGCGCCTTGTTTTCTCCTCTCTTTTCATTTTTTTCACAATCAAAATGAAAAAAAAAAGACTTTTGGTTACTCTCGAAAACCACGCGCGCGCTCAGTTGGTTGCCTCTTCTTTTTTTGTCACGCCAAAAAAAAAGACCGCAGGAGAGACGCCCTCTTTGGTCGGGACACTTTGGCCGGTCGCCAGAGCACCAACGAAATCTTTTCGCGCCCTCTTTTCTCCCTGAGAGGCGGCGCCGCTGTGTGTCGCCCTTTGGTCAGAAAAAAAGCGCATCGATGAAAAAGGCCAACAGGAAACAATGAATCTGCCTCAGAACACGCACAGCGAGTCGCAAAAAAAGAGAGGGCCAAAATTGCCAATGCCCCAGGCGCACGCGCACCATCCGTCCCGGACAACGAGAGGGATAGAAAAACGACGGGTCCTTTTTCGTATCGACGGCCAAAGATGTCCGTCGCAGGCAACCGCCATACCGCGCCCTTTGGTCCCCGATGCCCAATTTTTTTCTGTAAAAAAAAAGAACGATCGACACGGAGCGCCCTTTGGCTCTGGCGGGCGAAGGAGCCTTTGACGCACCGCGCCGGTTCTGGCAGTGTCCTCTTTTTTTCCTCTCTTGGACCAAACAATCGCAGCACGGGCGCGCGCAAGACATAAAAAAAAAAGAAAAATGGAAGAAAAAGGAAAACAGCAACGAGGGACCAAAGGACGGCATTGGTTCGTTTTTTTTGGGGCCAATGTGGGCCGACTCTTTTCGCAAGGTGAAAAAAAAGCGGCCAGAGGACCTCGCGGTGGTCCCGCATCTTTTTTTTTTCGCCAACACGCGCCGACGGGAGCGAAAAAGGCACGCGCACGCCGGTCCCACAGAGGAGTGGAGAGGAAAAGAGACGGGACGCGCGACCACAAGAAAAAGAAAGGCGACCCTGTTTACAGCCGACAACAGGGCGGGTGAAAAAAAAAGCAGAGGGAAGTCGTGCGTGACCAACGAGGCAGGAAAAAAGGGGGGTGATGGCGTGTGCCTATGGCGAGGACGCGTTGGCAACGGGTCTGGCCGTCGACCACGACGACATGCCCGATTGCTCCGATCTGCTACGGCGTGGCGTCAGGACCTACCGCTTTCCCGTGCGCTGGCACCGTGCCATCGCGTCGACGACCTTTTATCACGACGAACCGGCCGTCGACCGGGTTGACGATCGCGGCGACGGCGACGACGATGGCGGGCTCGTGGTGTCCGTGCTCGGACCCCGCTCTGTCTCTTTTGAACGCGACGCCCTCGACGGCGCCGACGTGGCCTTTTGGCCGCACGACGACCCACGGTGGCACCATGTCGACGCCGCCGCCTGGCAGGGCCTGCCGATGACGCGCGTGCTCATAGAGGCCGCCGGTATGCGTCACTACACGGAATTGATGACGCGTCTACACGCACACGGCATCGAACCGATCCCCGTTTTGGATCCGTCAGACATGCCCGACGCGCTATGTCGTGCCGTGGATGGATGGCGTTCGCCTCTGGCCGTCGAGGCCTATGCACAATTTGTTCGTGCCGTCCTCGCCCACACGGGCCATCTGGCCCGCACATGGGTATCGGTCTTGCCAACATGCGACGCCGGCACTGACGGCGCTGCGGATCTGGACCGACGCCGTTCCGTGCGCCACATGCTGTTGGCGCAGGCGCGCGCCGCTGGCGTCTACCACCGCGATCTCTCGGGTGCCGGCGGAGCGGCGCGCGGGCGCTTTGCCGTGTCCATCGCTTGCCACCATCGGGCGTCGGACGCTGGTGCCGCTACCGGCGATGGCGAGCACGCTGATTTCGACCGGATCGTCGAGGCCTTTGGACACTTTTGTACGCCTGCGCCCAGCCGCGAGGATGGCTTTGCGTGGGGGTTCACAACGGCGCAGAGGGCGCTCCTTTCACGCGCCGTCGACGCTATCGTACTGGACTGCACCCTGGAAGAAGATGACGGGCGATGGTTTTGTGCCTCGTGCGACGAGCACGGTGGCATCGACAACGAATGTGCGAGCGGTCGCTGTGATGACGGGAATACAGAGGCCACAGCGCCGGCGGCCAGTGTCAGAGGTTTGCCTGTGGACGGCCAGGCGCAAGCGCTCTCCTCCTGGATCGATCGAGCCGCGGCAGCATTGCCTGGCGTCCCCATCCTCGTGTGCGATGGGACCGCCACGGACCCGGGCGAAGAGGACCGACCCATGGACATGGACACGGAACGAGGCGAAATCGAGCCGACATTTGGCCAACTGCCTGCTGACGGCTCGGGCATGCACGCTTGTCTGCCGGATGGTGTGCTCGATGCCGACGACAAAGAGATCGATCGAGATGTGTCGCTCGATGTGGACGCGGTGGTCAAGAGTCTTGCGGCGCGATTCGCGGCGGCCCACCGGGCGTCTCTCGCGGGGCGACCGGTCGAGATGTACCTCGTGCGGCCCGGCTAAGAACAACAACAAAAAAAGCGCTCAGCAACATACATACACACATGCAGACACGAAACTTTTTTCCCTTGTCCAACAATGTGGGGCGCGCCTTCTTTATGCAAAAAAAACATGGACACCGCCAAAAGGGACACCACAGAGGAATTCCTTTGCTCTTTTTTTTTTCTTTGTGCAACAGACACGCCGAAGGAAAAAAGAGGCGTGTTGTGGTCTCTGTGGCGCGCGACACAAAAGAAACAAAGAGAAAAAAGAGATATACGAGCGGCCAAGCCTGGAGGGGGGGGGACCGTGATGCGCACCGCGCATCCTGTGGCCGACACAATCCCCTTTTTGCCTTCTTACCGAGCAATAGTGCGAGAACCAAAAAAAGGAAAAGATACCCGAAAATGTCATTCTTGTACGCGTGCGTGTCCAGTTATCAGTTGCAGGGTGACCCTTTGGTGTGGGCGTCGGCTGCGCGCAACAGACCGCATGACCACAGCGCGGTCCACGCGGGATCAACGGGCGACAGGATGCCATCGGGGCCGGTGGCATCGGCCATGTCGGTCGCGGTGCGATCAAGTACGATCGGGCGCACCCGACACCATCGGCGCCACGTGTGCGCGTCAGGCGCAAGGGAGTCACGACGCGTGCGATCGTCGATCACGTCGGCCACCAAGGCGTCGGCAGGCAGCGCCCCGGCGCGCATCGCCAAAAAGTAGAGAGCCTTGCTGCGGTTGTGGACCTCGACGATGGATGCGGTCTTGTAGGTGGCGCTCGCCCGGCGGCAATCCAAGGCAGCGGCCATCCAAAGGTCAAACCCGCCGCGCCGGCCAAAGAGATCCGGCGGGGCGGCATCGACGGCTGTCACCAGGGCGTCGAGGGTGCCCCACTCGCGCGCACGCAAGAGGCCGCCCACAGCAGAGGCCAGGTCGCACAGCAGTGTGTCGGAACGCATCGTGTCAGGGCAGACGGCGAGCGCGGCCAGGATCACCCCCGACGCAAAATAGAGGTCCACACCGCGCGCGCATACCTCTAGCGCCGACGCGATCAACGTCGCGGGTATGGGTTCAGTCGGCACGAGACCGGCGAAATGACGCAACCCGATGAGGAGGCGCGTGGCGTCTCCCATGGGCATGCACAGCGCCTCTGTGACTGCGCGCAGGGCCAATTCGGGCGTCTCGACGGTCGATCGGGCAAGAGGCCCGGCTCCGCCATTGCCATCATTGCCAGACGGCTTTGCGAGCAACCAGTCCAACGAGGCCGTGGCGCCGCCAGAGATTGCGTGTACGACCGCCGCGCACCAAAAGCCCCACGGGGAGGGGATCTGCTGGTGTTGGCGTATGTCATCGTCATCATCATTGGCGTCACGATCGTCGTCATTGTCTTGAGCGTCTTGGCCCGCGTCTTGGTCGTTGGCACTGTTGTCGTCATCGGCAGCGTCGACAGGGGGAACGTGCTCGCCATTGTCAGCGCCATATGCCTCCATGAGGCCATCGATATCGATTGCGTCGTCTCCATCCATCTCGTCAAAGGCGGCAGCGATTGCGTCGTCTTGGTCGGCCCCCGACGTACCCAGTGTCGTTGGACAGTGCCTGGGGGGCGGGCAGTCGGGCACGCCCCAAAGGTCGATGGCCGTCGCCGCCGCGCGCGGCCGATCGACATAGAACGCCAAGAGGCACCAGCGCTTGGCCTTGCCCAACCAAGGCACAAAGCCCACAACGCGCTCCGGTCGCTCCTCCCGGTCGTGGACGCTGCGCGCGACCGCTTCGATCGCGGTTTCGAGCGCCATGTGCTCATCGCGGCCGTCGACCATCTCCAAGAGGCGCGCCAGCAGCGCGTCGGTGGCGTCGGCCGAGGGTGCCACCAAGCACGCCCGCATCATATTGTTCCACAGCGCACGACGGCCGGCCGGATTCAAAGAGCCTATGATGGCGTCGAGGACGGTCGGCGAGCCCGTCAGGGCAATGTCGAGCGAGAGCGCGCACGGATCGCACTGTTGCGCTGCAAACAGGCTGCCCCACCGTCCCACCGCCCAGTCTATGGCTGTATGGGGCAGCGGGCTCTTGCACGCCGCGAGCACGACGGCCCATGCGACCGTCAGGTGATGGCCATCACCTGGCACTTGGTCTATGGGGTCGGCGTCGGCGCCGGCACGATGGCCGTGATCCTGAGCGCCGGCGTGTCGATACTCTTCAAACCAGTCGGCGGGGACCCGCCTGGTGGGGTCGTCGAGACCCCAGCGGCGGACGTCTCGTATGGCCGTCGTGTTGCCCGACGCGGCAACGGCAAGAGCGACAGAAAGGGACACGTCTTCTTGCGTACCACCAACATCGCCGCCGTCACCATCGTCACCGTCGCCTCCTCGGCCGCCGCACGAGCCGCGACGATAGTCGAGCGAGAGCACCAGGGTCAGCCAGGCGTTTATGGCACCCATATCGGGCGGCAACAGCAAGACGGCGTCTCTCAGCGCCGACGCGCAAATGACACGCCCGATGGCCCATGCCTGCGGCGACGCGCGTGGCGGACGCACACGGTCGAGTGCAGCGACCGCAATGTACGACGGCGTCGCGACGATGCGGCGCCACCGGCGGCATGTCATGGCGACCAGAGCGCGCCATCGCGGATCGAGGATAAAAGGGCCACCGAGCGCGCGGCCCTGAAAGATCAAAGTCAGGATCTCATCGGGCAGCGCGGAAAAGGGACCGCCCCCGTCGGGACGATCGGTGGCGCCGGCTCGGTGCGCCGCCGGCGATGTTTTCGCGTTGCACAACCTCTTTGCTGACGAAAAAGGCACGCCGTCTCCAAAGGAGATGGTGGCGATATCGTCCCGTGCAGTGCACGCCCGCGTTGTTTGCCGTTTGCCCTCTAGCGCTCTTTTCCTCTTTGCGACGGTGGGCGGCTCCATTCTTTTTTTTTCTTCTTGGGGCAAGACAGTGTAAGCCCAGTGCAGTGGGCTCAGAAGAAGGAAAGGGGAAAAAAGAATGGGGCCTTTCTGCCTTGCGCTGTCTGGCTGGGTCGGCCCCGGAACGGCCAACAAAAGGAATCGGCGACAACAAAAGGAGGGCCAACCTGAAAAAGGCCCTCAATGCGGTTTCCCTTTTTTTCTCACTGAAGAAACCACCAAACTTTTTTCCTGGCCAGCGAGGGACGACCATTTTCTCGCCACCAATCGCCTTTTTTTTGAGAGAGCGGGGCGACGCCGCTACTGCCTTTTGTGGTGGCCTCTGTTTTTTGTCTCTTGGTCCGCACCGTGCCCGCGAGACACGGACAAAAAGGCACGCTCTTGGGCCGGTCGTCTTTGCCTCCTTTTTTTCCGATTGGATAAACAGAAAAAGTACAAAGGACGACATCAAAAAAATTGCGCTCTGCACCTCTTGTGCGTGTCTGTGCCGTACACGCAGCGCTGACTGAAGAAAAGAGGAAGCGCCGGCCAACGCAGCCCCGACCCCCAGAAAAAAAAACAAAAAGAAAGAGAGATAAGGAGCAGTGGCAAAAAAGAGAGGCGAAAAAGGTTGCCTCGCGGTGCACGCCGCGCCGAGGGACGAGGGAACAAAATCATTCGCTACTACCTCTCACCTGAGCCAAGTTTGGGTATTGCGTTGCGCGCTCTTTTTGTCTGTGCGCAAGAAACCACTGCGACTACACAGAACAGATCTAGTCTTTGCCAAGGGGCACTGTCGCCTTTTCCGTGGCGAGCCATGGTGACGTGCTTCCCTTTTTCCCCTGGAGCGACAAAAGGCCACCCCAACGTCGATCGCTGTCACCTATGGCGACACCACCGATGGCGACTTGGTTTGTAGGGGGACGCTACGAAAGCAGTGGCATCGGCTCTGAATCGCGCGTCCAGAGACACAACCCGACCCCTCGTCGCAAAAAAGATCAAACCACGGCAGGACCCGTAGCAGTTGGGAGGCTCATACGGCACTGCGTGGTCGATCATTGCATGCGTATCGGGAGGACCGTGAACAGTGAAAAGGGCCGTTGTTGCAAAGGCGGCTAGGCACAACCCCACCGAAAAAAAAAAGAATATACGAGTTCCAGAAAAAAAGGATGCGAATCTTGTAAACGTTTCTTGTTTGAAATGGTTTTCGAGAAAAGAGAGACACACACAGAGCGCCATGTAAAAAGGACTACCGCGGTGGCGGTGCCGAGGCGGTGCGCAAACCGCGGTAGCACATGGCCACAAAAGAATAGACGGCCGGTGCGATCATCGCGCACCACACGAGGGTGCCATGGCATGCCCTCAGCGCGAGGAGCGGCGGCGAGATGATGGACGCCGGGCCGACAAAGCACAGGTTCCACACGCACCAGAGGGCGGCAGCGGCCGTGATCGACGTGGCAATGCGCGCCACACTGGCCACGAGGCAACCGAGCACGCTGCGTGGTCCGTGCGTGAGCAACGCGGCGACGGTCTCTTCCAGAGCGATCGAAGCGGCTGCGCATGTGAGCATGGACGTCGATCGATCTCGGCACACGGCCATGGCGGCGCCAAATCCCACAATGGCGCACGCGGCGCGTGACACGACATGCAAGACGTGCACCAACCTGTTGCCGTCATTGTGGCGCCGAGTGCGCACCCAGGCCGACGACGCGGCCGCGATACCACACAGTGCGATGGGCGTCGATGCGGCCAGCACTGTCGATCGCGCCAGGTTCGCCAGACACGCCAGCGACGACGTCGCCGCCATTGTCGTACTGATCGCGCTCGTCTCCATGACCGGTGGTCCTTGTCGTCGCTTGTCAAAAGAGACTCGCTATTTTTTTGTCTTGTTTTTTCTTTTGTCTTGGGCGTCGTCTGGCCAGGTTGCCGATCGGAAAAGAAAAAGGTGAGGATGCTGCTGGTCGACCGAGGCAGACACGGATGAGAAAAAGAGAAAAACAATGGCTGTGGTGCCGCCTATTCTTTTGGCGTGCTGCGTCGGCAAAGTCGGCAAAAAGACAAAGTCGAATCACAAAAAAAGGTCGACTGTGCGTTGATCCAACCGGCACGTGGCTGCCGAAAAAAAGATGGCAACGAGAGGACACAACGACGAAAAAAGAGAGGGACATGACCAGACAAAAGGGATCGCGCGGTACAAATGGTATCGGCAATAGCACGGTCTGCAACCTCGTTGGCGCATGAATCGAGTTGACGACACGACGGCCGAGCCGGTTCGTTATTGTTGTTGTTGTTTGACACACCTGGTCTCTGGCTCGCCTCACAACAACAACAACAACGCCAAGACGCGCTATATCACCACAACAGTTAGATGGGGTCGGCTGGGCGGGGGCGGTGCATGACTAGATGTCGCTGCCTTGTTCTCTCTCTCTCTCTCTCTCTATTCTCTTATGGACAAGAAACAGACAACCGCCTTTTTCCCAAGTGGCTTTGGCAAACTCTTTTTTTTTCTTTGTCGAAATGGGCGCAAGGCGACGCCAAGGAGTCCTGCGCCTTTTCTTTTTGCCGTTTTTTTCTCAAACAAGCGGCAACAACGCGAGGGAGGAAACTCTTGTGGATGAATAGCGACGCAGCAACGTTACTTGTAGTTTTTTTTTAAAAAAATGCTGATCCTCAAAGAAGCGCCACACGCAGGCGGCCTTTTTCTCTTTTCGTGTTTGCGAATCACAATGGGCCGCCTCGCCCTTTTCCACGTGTCACAAAAGAACTGGGCGGGCCGACGGCATCGCCCGTTGCGCGCAGGACGCGTACTGGAGGAAAAAAAGGAGGAAGGAAACAAAAGTCGAAGCGACAGACCCCAAGAATAGCGCTGTCTGCGTCACAAAAAAAGAAGACCCCCTCCCCCAAAAGAACACAGCCGCCTACCAAAGGGAGAGAGAGAGGAGGATAGTGCGCCAGCAAACACAGGTATGGCGGACAGCGCGACGACAACGCCGACCGACGCCGAGAGCGGCGCCGCTTGCGCCGAAAGGGCACGCGCACCTGCACCATGGAACCGCGCCCTGTTTGTCGTCGGCATGGCGCTCATGTTGGCATTCAACGCGGCCCTCGTGGGCGCTGTGCTCGCCTCGGTCTCTCTGCGTCAGCAGGAGGGCGGCCTCGACCGTGATGGCCTCATCGCCCTATTGTACACGGGCGTGTGGTGCGGCACCATGCTGGCCGTCGCCTCAGCGGTCGTCGAAGCATGGCGCGACCGGCAGCGCTACCGCGAACGCGATACGGCGTCGGGCATGGTCGACGGCTCGTGCCAGCATGACCCTGCCATGCATTTTGCTCTCGCGGGTCGCATCGGATGTGATGCCCAACGCGATGGCGGACCGAATGAAGTCCTATGCGGCATGGCAAGCGCACGAGGGCGCTCGTGGCATATCGTCACATGGCACGGTGCAGCGCCCCTGGTCGCGACAGGCGCGCCGCCCACCGGCGAGAATGATCGTGTGCCCTTTGAGGTCCGCGGCACGCGCTACATCACATGGACGCAACCGCACACAGTGCCCCTCTTGTTGGGTGGCGATGACTGTGCGCGTGGACCTGAACCCTTTTCCGAAACGATCGAGTCGGTCCGGCGCGGCCACAAGGCCGACCTTGTGCGGTGTCTACAAACGCCAGCAGTGTGGCCGCCCCAGGACAGCCCAAGCGCGCGGCACGATATGTGCGCGCGGGAGCCCTTGGCGTTCCCGGCAGAAGCCGAGTTCTACGATCACAACGATGGGCACGGCGACCGCGCGGTCTGAAAAAAAAAAGAAGACAGGCAAGATCTCGTCTAGCGAGAGCCGCCATTTAGATTGGACGACCTTGCGAGCCGCCCTTCTCTTTCTGTGTTGGGGTCCAGCACCCATTGTTTGGCCTGTGATTTTTGTTTGCGCTGTTGCGACATTAGGTCGCCTTTCGGCCCATGTAATCGATTGCCCTGCTCTCTGTTTTTTCTGTGCGCGCGCATGCGCGATCTTTTCGTCTTTTCAATATTTTTTGGGCGACGGAGGGGATCAACCGACCAAGCGCGCACGGGGACGCGCGAGAAAGCCCGGACAAAGCATTGCGCGTCCATTGCCGCCGGTCGCGCCTTTTCGCTCTACTATTGCGGCGAAAGAAAGACTCGGAAAAAAAACCTACCGACAACGGCGCGCGAACGGGAGGCGCGACTTTTAATATGAAGAAAGAGAGAGAGAGAGAGAGGAAGGAACCAGCCGCGATTTCAGGACGACCAGCGCCCGGGGCCAAAAGGCAGGCGATGGCGCTTTCGGAAAAGCAAAAAGAGCAAAAAAATGATGTGTCTTCAAAATGGGGTGTGTTGGTGTGGCGCGCGCGCGGCTGTCATCCGTTTTCTTGTCTTGGACAAAGGCATTTGTGCTGCGGCAGGCGCCACCGACCCGACACAAAGGCAACAAAACACGCACATGCGCGATGCCAAGGCAGGACAGGAAAAAAGGCACACGGACGATAGGCCGGCCGACTTCTCTCTCTCTTTATCTCTTTGTTTGTCTTTCGACAAATCACTTCTTTCCTTTTGCCAAGGGACAGCAAAACACTGAAACTTGCCGACAAAGGCCATCGACGCAAGGAGCGAAAGAAAAAAGAGAGACGAGGGCGCCACACAGGCCAACAAAAAGAGGGACGAAAGAGGCCACGTGCCAACCACCACGCGATTCTGGGGGGGAAAGAAAGAGGTAAAAAATGAACAACACGGCAGTCGACGGCACCAACGACGACGGCGGCGGCAACGGGGCGACCCAGCAAGCCAGCGGCTGCCAAGACAATGACGTTGATCCGCGCGAGCAAGAGGCCATCGAGGAAGCGCGCGCCACCGGGGTGCCGCCCTTTGCGCGCGAGGCCATCCAACGCTGCGAAGACGCCCACGACCGAGCGGCCGCGCGTTGGCTGCTGGAACAACTCATCGAGAGCGATCAAAAGTACGTCGCCGAGCACGGTCGCCGTCCCGATCCGCCCGAGCCGTTGGAACCCGTGGGCTCCAATGTGCCGACACCGACACTCTACGACATGGGCTTGTCGTTTGCCGATTACGCTGACCTGCGCGCGTGCCTCACGCCCGACGGGTCGGCGTGGTCGGTGTATCGCACCGATCCCGAACGTTGGGTGCGCCAGAGAGACGTCGGCGTTTCGGGCAATCCGTGGTGCCCCGTCAGGGACTGTCCCGACTCCCGGTGCAAAAATTGTCGATTGATCCTCGCCGCCATCGCCGTCGACGAAGCGACCCATCCGGCGCGCGCCATCCCGCACCGGTGGCCCATCGGCGTGCGCTGGACGTGGACGCATGCGCAAATGGAAGATCACGTGATTGCCCGACTGCGCCACGAACCCGAGTTCACGGTGGAGACGTCCAGAGTGCGCACCGTGGAGGCGGACGGCCGGGGTGGCATTCGGGTCACCTACGCCGGCGGGGACATGTGGGAGGGCGGCGAGGGGGACGCGTGGTACATGCGCGTGGCAGAGCGCGTCACCGATGGGTGGGCCGACGGCGGCGGGCCGCAACTACGCGCCCACGACTGCGTGGTAGGCCTCGCCCAGGCCCGGCACGCGCTCACGCGCCTCAACTTTGCCGTGCGCCATTGGCGGCTCAATGTAGGCAGCCACCACGACCATGGTCCGTGCTATAGCGACACGTATGTCAAGTGCGGCGGCAAGTTGCGACGCCGTAGAGACCGCCTCGCGGGTTGGATCGCCGCCGTCGAGTCGCTCCTGCGCAACCGCGCCTTTTACCTCGGTCACGTGGCGCCCTATGAGGCGCGTCTCATCGAGGCCGCCTCGCAGGGCGTCGTGTCGGCCTAGTCCTCTCCGCCCTCCCCCCTCCCCGCCCACTCGCTCTCTTTTTCTTTTTTTCCCTCTCGATGCCAGGCCCGGTCATGCATTTCCTCGGTTCTTTGCAGCGGCATGCCCTTTTTTTATTGAAAAAAAAAAGCAAAGAAACCCAAGTTATGCAAAGAAAAGGCGTGGCGAGCGGCCAAAAGTGGCGTGGCCGTGTAGCGCTCCCAACCAAATCGGGAGAGCGTCAAGACCCGATACCAAAAACATGCGCGCACACACGCACACCAAAAGAAAAAGGCATGGCTTTACAGAGGAGTGGAAAAAATCCATGGACCGCCGCCGAGAAACTGACGCGAAAAAAAAGACATACCAAACAAGAGCGTGATCATAAAAAGGTTTCAGCCCTTTATGCCATGCGGGTGGCGTCTTGGGCCGTGCGCGGCCCTGGGCTCGCCGAGTGGGTTTGGTCGGTCGGCTGACGGGGGAGCATACACGCGCCGCGCATCTGGCTTGCGCAATGAACAGACCGAAATGGGGATGGGGCGAGAAAGAAAAAAAAAGAGTGCCAACACCGAGGAAAAGAGAGAGGCCGACCCAAAGGCGCCGCTGCATCTCGGCAGACAGAAGACAAACAAAAGGGAACAAAAGAATCGGCCCAATTTTTTTTAGAAAAAAAATCATGACATCTCAGAGCGACCCACCAGAGCGACGAGACGACGGCGCTTTTCATCGGATGCCGCCCGAGGTCGTCGCCCACGTGGTCTCTTTCTTGGACCGGGCCGATCACGCGTCTTGTCGATTGGCGTCGCCCCTGTTTTGCATCGACAACGGCGTCGATCTCGCCGCCCGCACCTACGCACAGCGGCCCAACGACCTGGCCGCGTCGTCGACGGCTCCTGTCGACGCCATCGCCGCCGCATTTGCGCGGTGGGGCCGGCGGCCCGATATGGGCACGATCGCCGCGGTGTCCACGCGCAATCGGGCCGACACGGTCCGATGGGCACTTGACGCAGTTGAATCGCACGTGCGTGCCGCGCTCGCTTGCATCGACAGCGCCGATTCGCACGCGACACGAGAGACCGAACGCCCGGCGCGCGCCGTCGACGCACGCCTCCTGCGCGCAGACGGGTGTGCCGGGTTGGTGCGCGCGCTGACCGACGCCATCTCTGCCGGCTCCGTTGCCGTGGTGAACGTGCTCGTGGGCGAATCGTGGCTCCTCGCCCGGCCACGCACGTGCCTACAAGAGGCCGACATATTGGCCGACGCCATAGCCACGGCGCCTCTAGAGGGCGTCGCCGCCGCCGTCGATGCCTTTTGCCGCCGTGGATGGGACCAGCCCCCGAGCGCCGTTTTGGGCGTCGCCGTGTTCTATGCCATGAGCGCGCGGCGCACAGACGTCGCCACATGGCTGCACGCGCGACCCGAGATCCGGCGACGCGATGGTCGGTGCGCGTGCGAGCGCGTCTCGGGCGAGCGCGCCTTTCGCACGTGCCGAGTCGACTGGCTCTCGTGGCTCGATGACGTGCAATGCCGCGGCCGCTATCGCGTGGGCGACGACACCGTGCCCCTGGCCGTGCGCACTGCCGACGCCGACCTGGTACGATGGGCGGTGGCAGCCGGACGCGCAGCCGGCATCGACATTGGCGTCCACGACACGACGCTGGCCAAGGCCATGCGCGACGGCGCCTACAAGGCGCTCTGCGCCCTGGACGAGACTGGCGTGGCGCCATTTGCCTCGTGGCCCTCTCTCTTGTTGGGCGTGGCCAACGCGTGTATCGGCCTCGCCGAGGTGCGTCACATATACAACCGGGGCGGACCCTATAATGTCGAGGTGCTCGCGCGGGCGGCATGTGGCGGCCGCACCGACGTGCTCGACTATCTGCTCGCAGAGGACGGTCCGGCGACAGAGGAGGATGCCACCGCCGTCGCCGGTGACCTCGGCCGACTGCTGACGCCCGAGGGCCGAGGATGGCGCTGGGAGTCGGCGGCGAGAGGGCTCCAGTGGCTGCGCGACCGCGGCTACGCCCCGCCGGCAGCGGCGCAAGACACATCAGCGCGCTAGAGGCCGCGACCTCGACCTCTCGACGACACTGGTCGCCCGATCTTCCTCCTGTCTCCTCTCTTTTGCGTTTTTTTGGGAAATACGTTCCTCGATCGTTGTAGTCCTGTTTTTTTGCCCCGTGAAAAAACAAGAATAAAGTATCATAGGTTGACTCTTTTTTTCCGCTTTGCGTCCTTTCGGTCCCGTGCGCACAGGTTTTTTTCTCTGCGCACTTTTCTGCAAGCGTCCAGTTGGTGTCTTTTTTTTTCCTTTTCGATGGGCTCCACGAGTGCCATTGCCGAGGACATCCCTTTTCCTTTTTTCCGTGTCCTTGGGGCGACATGTCCTTCCCATTGGATCGCCTCTTTTCGGCGCCGTTGGCCTTTTTCTATTTGAGGATTGGGCGGACACCACACGCCAAGACGGCAAAAATAGTGAGAGAGAGGACGGCACGCCATACAACAACTCGCTCAGGAAAAATCATTAAAAAAAAAGGAACGCCGCGCACGTCCATCCGCTTGATCTTTGATGACGACAACCAAGCGCGAGCGATACGACCCGCACACGACTGCGCCTCTGTGGAGGCGATGGTGGTCACAGGCCAAGCGCCGCTGCCTCGGGGGTATTCGCGGGGCGCATAGAGGAGACCACGATACCACCTATGAGGACGACTGTTTGCTAGTGCGGTGGTCGTCACTGCCGCCCGAAGTGGTCGCCGCCATTGTGGACCATTGCCCCATCCACACCGTGATACGTCTGCAGAGGACATCGCGACCTCTGTGCGCCATCGCTTCTCGCGCCCTCAAGAGGCGTCTCGGTCAAATCATGGAACGTTGCACCGCCGGCAATCTGCTCGATTGGATGGCGTCGCACTTTCTAGAGGACAATGCCGACGGGGTGGCCGCCTTGTTCATGAGCGGCAGCCTGACCGACGCTCCCATGTGCTTTGCCGGCGGCGAACAATGCGCGTTGGATTTCCACGCCATACGCGCCGGTGACCGCCCGTTTGATTGCGAGGTGCACTTTGGCGGCGCCTTTTTGACCGTGTCTGCCGTGGCCCTCGCCGTCTGGGTCGGCGCGCCACGCGTCCTCGGTCTCTTGGCGAGCACTCGACTGGGCGTTGGCCGCTCGCGCGCTCAATTGCTCGATGCCGTGCTGCGTGCTGCCGAAACAGCCCATTGTCGCGGTACCCGGCCGTACCCCACGGGCGCCATGATCGAAACCGTCATCGGTATGACTCGGCCACCGGGCCTGCTCTCTGGTCTTTGGGCTCCCCCCTTTTCGCACGACAGATCGCCGCCCTTGGTCGCGCTCCTCTGCAGCGCGCAACAGGCCGTCGCTGAGATCGCCCGGCGGTCGACCATAGACCACAAGCGAACCAGGCGTCACCGTTTCGACACCGAGGGCGCGGTCGACAGCGCAGACACGTTGTCGTGGCAACTCAATCGCCTGGTCGAGCGAGCGTGTGACAGGCGCGCCTACAATGACACGGACCGCGCCAGAGCCCTAGATCTCGTGGTGGCCGCAGCAGACGAGGTGCAACTGGTGCGCGGCGTGGCTGGCCTTGTCGGCGCCGGAATGGGTGCCGACGTGCGCGGCGACGCGTGCGGGCGCACTGCCAGAGAGGCCTTTTTCGCGCTCGCGTCAGAGGGACCCGTCGACGCGGTCTCGTCCCGCGACCCCGGCGTCGATATCGCGCGCGCCGTACTGGCCCAGTGGGTCATGATCCTGTGCGATACGGCGCCCCGTCGCGTCTGGCCCTGAGACGTGTCGCCTGGTTTTCTGTCGGTGTCTTCCTCTTTTTTTTTGGCCCATTTTGCCAAGAAAGAAAATTTGCCTCGTTATCTTTTTTTATTCTTTTGGTTGCGGAACACACGAGAGCCGGCACCGGATAGGCGCCCCTGGCACCTCTTTGTCTTTTTTGCACCTCCTCCGCCCTTTGTTCTTGCTGGCCTCTCTCTGGCAGAGGCAACGGGAAAAAGACGCACCGAAAAACTGGGTCCGTTGGGCAAAGAAAAAATGTGGGCTCGCCCGATGGCGCAAATGACAGAATCCGAAAGGGGTGCAAAAAAATAAACCATGCGTCAGTTGGTTCCCCGCCCCCGTTTTTCCCTCTATTTTTGTGCTGCGCTCGCGAGGCGCAGAAAAGAAAAAGAAAAGCCGCGGGCGTGTATTTAAAAAAAAAGGGGGAACGCGCTGCGCAACGGGACAAAGGGAAAAAGTCGCTAGGTCTGGAAGGCCGGTTTTCCCTCTATTTTGATACGACCGGGGAGGAAGACGCGCACCCAAGGAGACCTCAAAAGTCCATCTAAGACATGATTACGGATGTCGGCGGCGACGACGACGACTATGGTGACAGCGACGGGATCGCTGCGTAGGCGCCGTCAAAGAGCCGCGCGACGGTCCCTTGGAGCGATTGCGGAAAGGTTCTCCGTGTGAGCCGCGCAGCAGACGCACGCTCAGTGATGCCCTGGGGATCGACATCGCACGGGAGCGCGCGTTCGTCGGGCGAATAGCCGGCCGCCAAAAGGGTCTCGACGAGGGGCGAGAGCGTGGCGATGACGGCTCGCCTGTCGTGCTCCGTAGGCATCCAACTGGAGTTGCCCGTAGGCAGTCCACCGAGGGCGTACAGGCGCAGCGCGGTGAGCGGATTGATATCGCCCGGGTGGAGTCGCGCGCTGCGCTCGTAATGGTTGGTGATGGCGCGCACCACGTCGGCGGTGTCGCCCTCGCGGACGACTACGCTAACCGTAGGGTCGACCTGCTGCACCCACGGGAGCCGCTTCTCGACCGGGAGGCTGTATGCTTGCCTGAGAGCGGCAGTCGGCGCGCGCTGGTTGAGATCATATTCCAGCGCGCCAGGACCCGTCATGGCGTCGCTGACGACGGCGACGCGCTCGTCGAACGGGGTCTGCAGGGCAGCGTGCATCACGGCCTCGACGGACGGCCATGGCGTTGCGCCGGCGCGCGCCAATTGATCCACGACGCGGGGCGCCTTGGTCATGGCCGCCAACATCAGCGGGGTCGCGTAGGGCCACCCGCGCGGCCCGCGAAGGAAGGGGTCGCGGAGGTCGACGCCCACGCGACTCGCCGAATGGAGCGCGCCGCGCCTGTTGATGTCGGTGTTTGGCACGAGCCTTGTGGGCGGGCGCCACCGCGCAGAGTTTGTGCTCCACGCGCGCGGCGCCGGATTGCCAAAGGCCTGTGCGACGCCTGGGTCGACGAGGCTGTCCGGCGAGACGACGCGGGCGTCGAGCGCGCGCTGAGCGCCGTCGACGTCGTCAAGGGAGATGGCCTCGACGAGAGCAGACAGGCACCCGCTGTAGTCGCCGCACGGCGCACCCGGCCGGCGATAGGCCTCAAAGACGGCGCGCCTCGCCGCGAGCGGGTGCTGAGTGGCCTCGGCCAGGGTGCGCGACGTCCCATACAGGGCCGCCAGATCGCGCGCCGACAGGCCACGCGACAATGCAATGGCCTGGACGACTTCAACGGGCAGGGTCTCCAACAGGGACAATTGAGCCGGTGGCGTCTCGCCATCGCCACCGATGTCGCCACCCGTTTCTCCCTCTTCTTCTTCTCCTCCTTGTTCTTGGTCGGCGTCTAAATGTGACGACCCGTCAGCGGGAGGCGGCGATTGAGCGTCGTAGAGGCTGGACACGCGGGCCAGGGCACGCGCCACATGATCCATGTAGTCGGCCAACGCGTCGTGGTCCTCCACGTCATAGCGAGGGCGCGCGGCCATGTCGGACGCCCTCTCCAGATCGCGCGCCAAGGCCTCGCGCTCGGTGATGCGCGACAGGCCGGCGCGCGCCAGGTTGTACGCCGCCGGCGTGCCATAGAGCCGCCGCCAGCCTTTGCCCAGGTCGTAGTATTGCAAGTCGGCCTGCGACAAGGCGTCGCCAATGTCCACCAGGGGCCTGCCGACACCCTGCACACGCTCATCGGGTCTGTAGCCGGCAGCGAGCAGGGGCACCAGGTTGGCCTCGACGGCACGACCGAGCGCAGCGCCCAGTTCAGGCGCCAAGGCCACGCCGCGCAACGTGGCGAGCCGCGCGACCGACAGTGGGTTCGAGTCGAGCGGGTCCAATCGCGGCGAGCGCCCGAATCGATGCAAGAGCACGCGAGCCGTGCGCGCGGCGTCGATGCGACGGGGCGCGCCGCGCGGGTACTCGTAATCGACCGCCGTGCTCAGCGCCAGGGCCTGATTGAGCAGGGCCTCGCGTGTCGGCCACGGCAGCGCGCCGGCGTCGATCAAGGCCTCGACCGACGCCGGTGCGCCCGACGCCACGGCCATCTGCAGGAGCGTGGAAACGACGGGCCTGCGCACCGTGGCCGGCACGAGCAGGTCCAGCGTGGGCGCCTCAGCGGCCTCCTCATCCATTGCAGCCCCAATGGTGCCCATGGGGGGACCTCCACCGTATTCGTCCACGACGGGCCGACGTCGTCCCAATAGACGCGCCGTGGTATCCGCGTTAAAGCCCATGTATCGGATGCGGTCGCTGTCGATCAAGTCGTTGACATCGACGCGTCCCTGAGCGAGAATGCGTCGAATCGCAGCAACGTCCTGCCGCGCGATGGCATCCAAAACTGCGTCGGTGTCTTCCTTGCGACCTGGCGGGCAGTCGGCGCCGGCGCCTTCCGGTGGGCCTCTGACGGCGAATGCCTGCAACGCCGACGGCAGGGGCATTGTCGACAGTTGCTCCTCCCCCTCTTGTTGCCGTTGCTGTTGCCGTGATCGGGGCGGCGCGGTTTGTACAGTCAAAGATTGCGCGGCCGCTGCGTGCGGGAAGGGAAACCCCGATGCCTCCTCGTCCGCTTCTTGTGGGCGCTCCATGTTGCTTGGAATAGTGCGGAAAACGGACACTGGCTTGTCCTGTGGCGCGGCGAATCGTGGACGCACGGGTACGACTCGACCGGCTAGCGCAAACCAAGGAGCGCTCGGCGTGCTGTGGTCGCCGTGCGATCGGTGCGTGCGCTGTCCACCACCGAAAGAAGAGACCACCTTTTGTGATGAAAATGAACACGAACCCGCAGAATTTATGTGCGGATTCTAAAGTGCGCTTGAATGAGGGTTGGCCCAAACAGGGCACGGCCCGCGCCTATTTTTCTTGGGCACAGCCCGACCCATACAAGGAAAAACAACAGCACCAACGACAGAGAGGGGCAACAAAAAAGGCTGTGGTACTTGATGGAAAGATTGCGCCTCGCCGAGCATTGCCCGCGGTCGAGCGGTGCAACTCGCAAGATGACAAAAAGCTGCCCCCTCTTCTCGCGGATAGACATATTCAATAATAAAGACGCCTCACTGGCCATTCCAGCGCCTTTCGCTCCTGGGTCGACGAGAGAACAAGGCATATATTTTTGAGTGGCGAGGAGCACGGTCATGAACGTGTTATCGGCACGCGTCTAGTATGGAGACAGTTAACAATGACACACGGGCAGACGGCACGGTGTCCAAAGCCTTAGTGGGCAACGAGGCGTTGCATATGGAGATCGGCGCGCGCAGAGGCTGAGAGAAAGAGGGCAAAATCGTCGACGTCGCGCTTGGCAGTGTAGATGGTGTGGGTGTGGTCGATATGCACGCCGTCGTGGGATTTGGGCGCTTTGGTGCGATGAAAGAGGCGGGTCCAGTTGGGGTTGGCGAGGAGGAGCGGCCAGGCGTGTTGCAGTTGGTGTATGTCGTAGACGACCGCGCCGCGCTCAGAGGTGGGCGACTTAAGGTCGATCATGACAAAGAACGTGTGGCGTCGGCAAGAATCAGACGTGAGTTGTGCGATGTTGGCATAGAGATAGGCGCCAGGGGCGCGCTTTTTGATGGCGACGCGCATGGCGGCGCAGTGTCGTTCCAGGCGCTCGCAGACGCGGCGCTTGTATGCGCACACAGCAGCAACAATGGAGGCCACGAGGGCGAGGGCGGCGCAAAAGGCGATGATAGAGATCGAGCATGCGTAAGCGACGGCAACGACCGCCGCGATGACAAACACCACGACGTCCACAAAGGCATAGGGATCGGGCAGACCGTGGTACTCGCGATAGGGCGTGCCCCGCGTGGGAAAGCGTGATAGATCCACATCGGCGCGACGCGCGCGTCCGTCGACAGTTTTTGTGGCGGTGGCGGTCATGGTCGGCTTGGTCGCGTCGTGATTGTTTTCGTGGGCGCTTTTTTGCGCCTACTTTTTTATGGTTTATTTGTTTCGCAGCCATTGGCCTTGAAAAAGGCCCATGACGGAAAAAGGGAGGCGAAAAAAACGGGCGACCAACGAAGAGCAGGACGCGCCACCTCGCCGCCGCCCCGAGAGCCGATGGGTCGGCGGCGTGGCGTGCCGTTCTCTTTTTTCTTTGTGGTACTGCCCTCTCGGCTGGCCGACAGACCGCACACAAGAGGGTCGCCAGAGGCTTGGCACGGTGGGGCGCGCAGGCCGAAAGGCAGCGATGCAGAGCGCGAACCCAAAGGTGCGGCGGTGCTCTTTTTTATCTGATGGGTTTCTTTGCGTTTTCCGCCTTTTGTCGATTTTCCTTTTCCTTTTAATAAAGGAGGGCTTTTTTGTGTCCTTTCTTTTCACGCAGGCATGTGGGTGGGGCCAATGAGAATTTTTGGAGGGGTCGAGGGAGGGTCGAGAGAGGGGAGCCAATGGGAAGCGCACAAGGACCGAGGCCGAGGCGGGCGAAAAAAAGTTGAGGACGGGTCGGGAGACAAGCGCGCAAAAAGGAAAGAGGGAGGATGGGGTGGGCGGACCAACCGCGGCGGGGCGGTGCGGCTGGTCCTCAAGAAAAAAAGAGAGGGAGAAAAAAAGAGGAAAATGGGGGAAGAGGGCTCCGTGGTCAAAGGCTCGTGTCTCTCTTCTTGGGGTGCCTTTTCCGGTAACAGCGGCAGCAAAGGGGGAGTAGACGTGAAGAGGGCCAAGGCCGACAGGGGGCAACGCGGTTTTGTGTTTCTTTATTTTTTTCCCCTCTGTTGGTTGTCCCCGAATTTCTCGACCAAGAGGTGGGGGGCGTGCGGGTTAATTGTTTGTGCTGACCGGATTCGAACCGGGGGCGTCGAGTTTTCTACGATGAGGGGGGGGGGCGCAAGGCCAGGGCGGGTATCGGCTCCGCGCATTTGGTGGCTGGGAGTCAGAGGCGCATTCAGCGGGAGGCGGCGTCATGGGGCACAGCGAGGTCTGGCCGGCACGCGACAAGGAACAAAGGCCACCTTGCCAACGATAGGCAAATAGGTGAATATACAAAACAAAAGGGCGCGGAGGCGCGCCGTCGTATGGAGCGGCGCGTCGGTGGGGTTCTTTTGGGCGCGCGCGCACCCAAAAAGGGGAGCGGAGCGAAAACAAAAGGGGACGCTCGGGCGGGGGGTCGCGCCGACACGGTCCAGTGCATTGCAGAGGGGGAGAGAGAGCAGCGCGCACAAGCGAGCGTGGAATTGGGATCGGCTGCGGCGCGTGGCACCTTTTTTGGTAGTGGGCCACCAAAAGGCGTCCAAAGGAGCGGAAGCGCACCGCCCAGGGCAAAACAAAAGCGTGGGTTGAACGGGTGGCGGCGGCGAGACGTGCATTTTTTTTTCTCCGGGTGAGCGACTTTAGGCGTGTGCGCGCAGGAACGCAGAAAAATCGTAAACAATTGCGAGGCGCGGGGAAGAAAAAAGGAGGAGAAAAAGGTCAAACCCTCGACGGGATAGGCAGAGAGAGAGAGAGGGTAACGCAGCGTGATCGATCTGACGACACGGGCGGTGTTTGGACACGCACCGGCTGCGTGAAAGGACCCCTGGCACGACAACACCAACACAGGAGAAGGCGAGCGCGCCAACATTATTAGATCGCAACAACAACAACGACGACGACCTGACCATGTCCATGCGCGTCTACACCGACAGCGAGGAAAACGACAACATCGCCGTTGTTGTCAACGATCAAGAGTGCGTCGGCGGTGGCGACAGTGGCAGAGGGCAGGACATGCCCGTGCCCGACGAGACCCTCTGTGCCATTTTGGCCCGGCTCGACGCCGTGGACGCTGTGGCCGCGCGCTGGGTCAATCGTCGCTGGAACGCGTGCGGCACGCCGACGACAGCGAGCGTTCGGAAGGTCTACAGCGCGAGCCTGGCGAGCAGGGGCTATTTGGCGGTGCTCGAATGGGCTCGGATGAACGGGTGCCCGTGGGCCGAGGGCACATGCAGCGCCGCAGCCCGTGCCGGCCATCTCGACACGCTCGATTGGCTCGCCGCCAGCGATTGCCCATGGGACAAGGACGTCGCCGTCGAGGCAGCCAAGGGCGGCCATCTGCATGTCCTGCAATGGCTGCGCGCAGAGGGCTGCCCCTGGAGCGCGCGCGCGTGCTATGCCGCGGCAAAGCGAGGCCATCTCGACCTTTTAGAGTGGTTCGAGGCCAATGGCGCGCCGTGGGATGCGGACGCTTGCGCCGTGGCGGCGGCGTCGAGGGGCCATCTGGACACGCTCCAGTGGCTCGTCGAACGCGGTTCGACGTGTGGCGTGCGTACGTGTTTGGCGGCGGCGGAGGCAGGCCATCTCGACGTGCTCAAGTGGCTCCGCGGACGGGGTTGTCCGTGGGATGGGACGGTGTGCGATCGCGCCGCGACGCGTGGCCACCTCGGCGTGCTCCAGTGGCTGCACGCCAACGGGTGTCCGCGGGGGCGCTCCGTGTGCAACAACGCCATCATGAGCGGCAACTTGGAGATGGTCAAATGGGCTCGTGCCAACGGGTACAAGTGGAGCAGCGACGGCTGCTTCCACGCCGCCCGAGGCGGCCACCTGGAGGTGCTCAAATACCTGCGCGCCAACGGTTGTCCGTGGAGCGGGGGAACTTGTTCTGCCGCCGCCGCCAGAGGCCACCTAGAGGTGCTGCAATGGGCGCGCGCCAACGGGTGTCCATGGAACAGGGACACTTGCGACGAAGCCGCGCGGTACGGTCACCTGGAGGTGCTGCAATGGGCGAGGGCGAACGGGTGCGCGTGGAGCGCCGTCGCGTGCGCCCACGCCGCAGAGTCGAACCTCCTGGAGGTGCTCAAATACCTGCGCGCCAACGGGTGCCCTTGGGACGACTTTACGTTTGACAAGGCGGCCGTCGGCGCCGGCGCGGAACTGCTCCAGTGGCTCAAGGACAACGACTGCCCGCGAGCCAAACGGCTGTGCGACGTGGCGGCCGAATACGGCAACACCGAGGCCCTGACATGGCTGCGCGACAGCGGCGTATGCCCGTGGGACGAAAAACTGGCACGCTGTGCGAGCGTACCTCATGACGTGCGCCACTGGCTGATCGCCAACGGGTGCCCGTGCGACGCCAAGACCAGAAGGAGGGCGCTCGCATGGGCACGGGATATGGCGCAACAGGGCGCCTACGACAGCGGCGAGGACCATGACGTCGTCGACGACTATTATGGTTGTGACGACTATGATAGCGGCGATCATGATGACGACGATGACAATAGTGACGGCTATGAGGATGATGAACATGGCGATGATGATGACGATGATGATGAACATGGCGACAAAGGTGGTGGTGACGACAACGACGGTTGTTATGAGGACGACGAGGACGGCGGCCGCGATGGCAGCGGCTGTGCCGGCCACGCGATCGATATCAACAACGGCAACGACGTCGACGACGACGGTGCCCGTATATATTACACACGACGACAACAAGGAGAAGAGGATGAGGCCGACCAAAAAGAGTGTTGACGGACAGAGCGATAGCAACGAAGCCGAACGATTCGCTCGTGTGCCATGGTCCGACGTGACAAACTCGCGCGGAAAAAGGTCGCATGGTCGACGAGGGAAAAAGGTTTGCAATTTCTTTTTTTTTGTGTGCCTATCGAATGACCCGAATGGCACGCGCGCCGCGCAAGGAAAGACACCGCCACACCTGCCACCGTCATTGTGTTGGGGGCCTGTTTTGAATTGTTTTTTTTAAAAAAAGTTGGAGGAAACGGCGCGGCCACCAATAGGAGGCGCGCCACAAAATCGTCAGACGGCAAGCTGTCCGAGCAAGGGCCAGGATCGGAGAGAGGCCGAATGCAGCAAAAAAGAATGGCGGGTCTGGTGCGGAGCGGGTGAGGGAGCGCGGAATCCCGCCTATTTTTTTTTCAAAGAGAAGGAAGAGGGTGTTTGGGATCAGAAAAAGGGAGGAGGCTGGCGTCGCCTTTTTTCGTCCGCGTCTTGCGCCGTGTCTTGTGTCTGTTGCGTGGGGTGTGGGGTTTTCTTCGTCTATTTGGGCGGGGCGGCGGGGAAGGGCCTTTTTTTTAGGAAAAGAATTTTCTTGAGACCTTGTGTTTTTTTATTTCTCGGATCGGGTCCGTCGTCGCGGTGTGTGCGTGCGGCTGCGGGTGGCTGGGCCTTTGTCGGCGTGGGCGGGCCTTTGTCGGCGGTCGGTTTCGTTGTTGTTGTCTTTGATTGTTGTTGTCTTTGATTGTTGTTGTCTTTGGTTGTTTGTGCGGCCACAAGACACGGGCGACGGGGGCAGTTGGGGGCGTCGACAAAAAATGGGTACGTGACGTGGCACCGAGGGGGCGGGGGTGCGTCGTCATGGCAACGTCGGGTGGCTGTGCGGTGCAACTAGAAAAAGAGGAGGAATGGTCGCAAGGGCGTCGACCCGAAAAAGGGAAAGAGGCGAGGCATTCTTGTTTGGGAAAAGGGGCACGCGGGGGACCAATCGCCGCGGGGCAATTGTCGCAACCGGACGGTCGAAAAAGGGTGCGTCCGCGGTGTGCGCACGCGACCACAGGCGAGAGGCCCATCTTTTTTTTTTCGAGGGGTCATCAATGGCAACCGGAAAAAAAGAGGACGTGCGGGTAGTTTGGTGGGGGGCAAAAATGGTGTGCCCTTTGGGAGGCCAGCCAAAAAGGGGGGAGGGTTTGAACGCGAAAAACCAGTATATTACGAGACAATAGGTAGGATATATTGTGGAATAAATGGGGATATATCGTGGATTTTGAGTTGTTAAAAGCGCGTGTCTTTTTGGCGGGGGAGAGAGGGTGGACGTCATGATGGTCGGCGTCGGCGTCGGTTGTCGTCGTCCTTTTTTTTTCGCGTCGTCGTCGTCGTCTCTCTCTCTCTTGATTTTCCGCCAATCTCTTTTTTCTCTTTCTCTCCTTGCTCTTCTCTCTTTGTTCAGCCGCGCAGAGGCAGGGGGGTCGTCGCCACTGCGCTTTGTCGCCTCTTTTTTTTGTCTCTCTTGGGTGTTGTTTTTCCCATAGGCTCTTTTTTTGGAGGCCTCTTGGTCGTGAGTCGGTGCCGCGAGGGCCAACTTTTTTTCTCTCTGGGGCGCGCGCTCTTGTCACACAGGGCGAGAGAGGATGTGATGAAAGAAAAAAAGAGCCCCAAGAGAGAACTCCCCAAGAGACAAAAAAAAGGCGACAGCAAAGAGTTTGCGGTCGTGAGGAAAAATGGGTTTTCGATTTTATGTATTATATATTTCTCGGCCTCGTGTGCGTCTCTTGTGGACGACGGTGTTGCCTCGTGCGCCTCTATTTTTTTGTGCTTCTTTCTGCCGCCGGCGGTTGCGCGCACGCGAGAGAGAAAAAAAAGTCGAGGCCATGGGTCGTGCAGAATTTGGTCGTGTCTGTTTGTTTTTTTTCTTTTTTTGTTGAGTTGTCGTCGGGCGAGTGGGCGACTCTTTTTTTTGTTGACCACGGGCAAATAGCCAATCGTCGACGCATGGTCCGACGCCCACATCGACCGATTGACCGACCGACGAGACCCAAAAAGAAGGAGAAGACGAATGTGAAGGAGCCCTTTCGGAAAAAAAAAAGAAGAGGCATCGTCTCTGTCGGTGGGAGAGAGACACACACACGGGTGCGAATCGCACCTGGATGCAAGTGCACGAGCCTGGGGCGTCCACGCGCGATGCGAGAGAGGGGTCCTCATTTTGGGTATGTGTTGTTTCTTTTTTATTTTTTAGGCGCCGCGCAGCGGCCTTTAAAAAAATTTTTTGAGGCCTTTCTTTTTTTCGAGGCCATGTCGTCTTGCGCGCCTCTGCGGGTGTGTCTGTCTGCCTGTTGGCGCCTTCTTTTTTTTCTTTTTTTTTGCCTTTTTGCCGACTGGCGCATGGGCGTCGCCAAAGTATATACGCGCAACGGCCCCACGAGAGACAGAGGGCCGCCATCGCAATCGCGTACTGCCCTATGGCGCAACCAAAAAAAAGGACGGGCGGTCGCAATGACCGCGACTCAAAAAAAGGAAAAAAGGCTGGTCTCATGGGAAAACACACAAGAGGCCAACCGGCACGCACCGGTTGTCGCAAATCGCTCCTTCCTAATTGCGTCCGGCGCACACACGCAACCCTAGAGGCAGAGACGAATGTGCGTCGTCTTTTTTTTTGCGTCATCAACGGCAACCGACAACAAAAAAAGAGGGCGGTAGTTTGGTGGGAATGAAAATCGTGTGCCCTCGCAAGGCCCGCCAAAAAAGAGGCCGCGTTCTCAACGCAAAAAACCGGGATATTACCAGACAATTTATAGGATATATTGTGGAATAAACCGGGATTTATCCTGGTTTATTGCGTTTGTAAAAACGCAGTCGCATTTTTGGCGAGGGAGAGAGGGTGGACGTCGCGGTGGTCGGCGTCGGCGTCGGTTGTCGTCGTCCTTTTTTTTGTATCTCTCTCTCTCTCTCTCTTTTTGCATCTCCTGTTTTTTTTCTCTGTTGGGTCGTGTAGAGGCGGTGCGCTCGATAGTTGTCTCTCTTTTTTCCCGCCTTTTGTCTCTCTTTTTTTTGCGAGAGTCTCTTGGTCATAGGTCAATGCGCCTAGCGACCGTCGGGCCAATCTTTTCTTTTTTGGCCTTCTTCTCAAGCGCGCACAACCTTGCTCCGCAGAGCAAGAGGCGATGCACCGAGGAGAAAACCTCGAGAAACCTCGATCGACTCCAAGAAAGAGACAAAAGACGGCGACGACGACGACAAGATTCGCGGTCGTGAGGAAGATCGTCTTTTTATTTTTATTTTTTTAGCGTGCCTCTTGTTGGCTTTGCGGGCGGCGGCTGTCGCCTTGCGTGCCTTTTCTCTTTTTTTTGGCCTTCTTCTCTGCCGCCAATGGTTGCGCGCGAGAAAAAGTCGAGGTCGCAGTTTTTTTGCCTGGAGGATTTGGTCGTGTCTGTGTCTTCTCGATTTTTTTTTTCATGCTCTTGTCGAGTTGTTGTCGGGCAAGTGAGCAACTCTTTTTGTGCACGCGCGCGCAAGTGCCCAATGGCCAAAAGATGGTCTGACGGCCTCACCGGCCGACGGGACCCAAAGAAGAAGAAGAAGACGGCGAATGTGAGGGAACCCTTCAAACAAAAAAAAGAGGCATCGACTTTTGTCGGCGAGAGGCGACAATTTAAAAAAAAAAAGAAAAAGAAGAATGGCGCCTGTGTGCAAGTGCGCGCGAGAGCATGGGCGTGCGCCCATACGAGAGAGACGGTGCCCATTTTTGTCGAGCGGTGTTGTGTTTTTTCTGTCTTTTTCTACTTTTAGGCGCCGCGAAGCGGCCTTTTTAAAAAAAATTTTCTAGAGACCTTCTCTTTTTTTTCGACTGCTGCTGCTGCTGCGTCGTCTCTCTGTGTCTCTGGCTCGACGGGCGCAGTTGTGCGCGTCTGTCGACGCGAACGGGTCTTTTCTGGTTTTCTGTTCCATCCCTCTTTTTTTTGGCCTCTTTGCCGACTGGCGCACGGGCGCCGGCAGAAGAGATGCGCGCGACGATTGCTCGATGGGGCAATGGACGCGCTATCGCAAGTCTGAGCCCCCGTGCGACGCAACCACACACAAAAAAAGGGAGGAACGGTCGCAATGGTCGCGACGCAAAAAAGGAAAAAGGGTCGTCTCTTTTTTTTTAAAAAAAAAGACAGAGGAGACCAATCGGCGCACCGCGAGGGCCGGCGCAAAAAATGTCCCTTGCGAATTTCGTCCGTCCCACATGCGCAACCGCAGGGGAGAGACCAAAAAAATCGCGCCGTCTTTTTTTTCGAGCCATCGACAACGACCGACAATCGCGAGTAGTTTGGTGGGAATAAAAATCGTGTGCCCTCGCGAGCCCCGGTCAAAAAGAGACCGCGTTTTCAACGCAAAAACCGGGATATTACCGGAAAATTTATAGGATATATGGTGGAATAAACCAGGATAAATCCCGGTTTATTGTGTGTTTTTTTTTTACAAAACGCAGGCCTTTTCAGCGAGGGAGGCTGGACGTCGCGGCGGTCGTCGGCGTGATATTGGTTGTCGGTTGTGTTGTCTATTTTTTCTCTCTTCTCTAAACTGCTCTGCTCTTTTTTTCTTTGTTCAGGCGTGCAGAGACAGGGCGTTGTCGGCACCGCCGCTTATGGTCGCATTTTTTCTGTGTCTTTTTTTTGAGGCCTCTTGGTCGTTGGTCCTCGCGGCATTGACTCACGACCAAGAGGCCAAGTTTTTTTCTCTCTGGAGCACGCGCGCTCTCGCCACACAGGACGAGAGAGGGAGAAAAAAGAAGAACCTCAAGAAAACCTCCAGAGAGACACACAGACAAAAAAAAGGCGACGACAAAGAGTTTGCGGTCGCGAGGGAATGAGTTTTCGATTTGTTTATCTTTTTCCGCCTCTTGTGCATCTTTTGTGGACGGCGGTGTTGCCTCGTGCGTCTCCTTTTTTTTGTCCTCCTTCTCTGCCGGCAGCAGTTGGGCACGAGAGAAAAAAAGAGTCGAGGCGTGTAGAATTTGGCCACGTCTGTGTCTCTTTTTATTTTTCCTCTTTCGTTGGGTCATTGGGCAAGGGCGACTTTTTTTGTACATGGGCAAATAGCCAATCGTTGGCGCATGGTCCGGCGCCCTCGCTGACTGACCGACGAGATCCAAAGAAGGAGAAGATGAATGAATGTGAAGGAAAACCTTTCAAAAGAAAAAAAGAGGGCGTCGTCTCTGTCGGCGAGACACACACAAGCGCAAGTCGCGCCTCGATGCAAGTGCACGAGCCTGGCGTGATGCGAGAGAGGAGCCAAAAAGGCGGTCCTCATTTTGTCGATCGTGTTTGTGTATGGGGGTTTCTTTTTTATTTTAGGCGCCGCGCAGCGGCGTTTTTAAAAAAATTTTCAAGAGATCTTTTTTTTCCCCGATGGCGTCTCATCGTCCTCCTCCTCTTTCTGTGCGTGCGCGCGCGCAGATGATGTCTCGCGGTCTGGCGGTATGAGTGCGCCTTCTATTTTTGTTGTTGCATCTCTTTTTTTTTCCTTTGCCTTTTTGCCGAATGGCGCACGGGCGTCGCCAGAATGGGCGAGCGATGGTTTTATGAGGCGGCAGAGGATCGCCATCGCAACCCTGGACCGGCCTACGGCACAACCAAAAAAAAAAGAGGAGGAGGATGAACAGTCGCAATGGTCGCGACGCAAAAAAGGGAAAAGAAGCGCCGCCTCTTTAAAAAGCACACAAGAGACCAATGGCCGCACGGCGGCAGTTGTCGCAAACCGCTCCTTCCTTATTTCGCGCGGTTCTCGCACACGACCGCAAAGGAGAGAACACAGAAAAATCGCGTCGTCTCTTTTCGGTCGTTGAAAAAAAGAGAGAGGGCAGTTTGGTGGGGGCAAAAATCCTCTGCCCTCGCGAGAGGCCCGCCAAAAAGGGGCTGCGTTTTCAATGCGAAAAACCGGGATATTACTAGACAATTTATAGGATATATTGTGGAATAAACTGGGATTTATCCAGGTTCATTGTGTTGAAAACGCAGGCCTTTTTGGCGCAAGAGGCTGGACGTCGGTGTGGTCATCGCCGTGGGCGTCATGTCAGTCGTCGTCTTACTTTTTTGGGTTTTTTCTTCTTCCCGGGAGTGACGTGCGGCACAGTCGGCGGCGGCGGCAAACGGTGACGGTATAGCGAGCGGGCTAGTGAATCGCGCCGTTGGGCGGTGGTGGTGGTGCGTCAGTCTTGTCGAACCAGGCGGCCGTTTTTTCGCAACGGTGTCGGCGTCAGCCTTGGACAGAAAAGACACGCCGCTGTCGCGCCTGAGCCCCTTTCCCTGTGATCTTTTCATTGGCGAGGCCCACAGGGCGCTACGGGCTTTTTTTCGGTGCTCTTCTCC